GCGACCTCGCGAAAAGGACGCCCCTTTTTTGCGTCGCCCTTTTTCTCTCTTGTCTCTTTTTTTCTTTGGAGCCGCGGCCCTGTCGCCATCTGGCTCCTTCTTTTTTTTTGGCGGCCTCGACTTTTTTTGCTCCCCAACAACTTTTTGTTGTTGTTGTTGTCGTCGCGGCCTTGCGGCCCTCTGCCCGATTTTCTTTTTGTCGCTGTCCTCGCCTCGCCGACCTCCTTTCCAATATTCTCATTGGTCCCCGCCCTCTCTGTCGCCAAAAAGACAACCGATTTTGTCGAAAAAGAAAATGCTGTTGTTCATTTTGTAAAAAAAAAAGGGGAAAAGGCGACGCTTTTTTGCGCGCGCCCTCTTGGCCTCGCCAGATGTCCATGCGCGACGCCACGACGCATGCACGCATGGAGCGACCACGACAAGGAGACCCCATCGACCACGACCCCGACGACGACCACGACGACGACAGGCACAAAAGAAAGAATAGAATAAAAAAAAAGAGACCAAGAAAGACGACACCGCCGCCGCAAAATATGACCTTTTTTCATGTCTCGATTTATCCCGGTTTTTCACATAGTAAAATGACCAGATCTATACCGGTTTTTTCCTACACATATCCTGGTACCTCGCAAATTTTGCCGCTCGATTTGTTGGTGGCGCTCGCGCGTCGCCCGCCGACCCATGCCATGTTGTCGTCGCGCGATTTTGTCGGCCCGCCAACAAACACGATCCGTATTGCACATCGCCGCGCTGTCGCTGCCGCCTTTTTTCCTCTCTTGGATCTTGGGCGCTCTTGGCGTCTCTTTTTTCTTTTGGATTTTCCTCTTTCTTTTCCCGTCTGTCTGCAAAGGCGTCGCCCCAGAAAAAAGGTCGGCCTCCATTTGCCGTCGGCGGCGGCGCCAGTGCCCTCGCCCGCCCGTCTGCCCCGTCCGACGGCTTGCGTCGCCTCTTTATGTCGCCTCCACAAAGGGTACCCCCAAAATTTTTTTCTTTGAGGCCGCAAAGCGGCGACGGATCAATTGAGTGTCTCTCTTCTTTCCTTTTAGACGCCGTCTGCCCCATGGCCACCTTTTTCTTTCCCTATCAGGGACTGACAGACGACTGACCCACCAATCGAATGCCGTCTCCTTTTTTTCGTGGCCGTCTCTATTTGTCGTGGTATCGCGCGACCCAAATCGGCCTGGCTCGCGCTCTCTCCCCTTGGTTGGACTGTTGGTCGTGGCTCTGTCGCGGCCCCTTTTTGCTCTCCCTTGGTTATCACGAGCCCCCCCCCCAAATACCCCGCCCCTCGTTAGCCCGTCATCATCGTCTCCGCGTAGCCCGCCCACGTGACCTCCTCTTTTTTTTCTTTTGCTTTTGTCGTCCTCGACCCCAACCGACCGGCCTCTCCCCAGAGTCCCCACCCTCGTCCTCCTTTCATCCCTTTGTCCCTTTGCCCCGACTCTATGGACCTCTCGCTCTCGTCGCCGCCGGCGCCGCCCCGCTCCTCTCCCTTGTCGTGTCGCCGCTGCTGCCTCGCATCGAGCCCCTTTTCGCTCCTTCCTCCTGAAGTCAACGCCCACGTGCTCTCCTTCCTCGACCCCGTCGACGCCGTTCCTGCCCACCGCGTGTGCGCCCTCTGGGCACACCTCGGCCCCCGACCCGTCCCCTTTGTCTCTGCCTATGCCGCCGCCCTGGCCGCCCGCGGCAACCTCGATCTCCTCCGCTGGGCCCGCACAAACGAGTGCCCCTGGGACGCCTCTGCCTGCGCCAACGCCGCCCTTCATGGTCACCTTGACGTCCTCCAGTGGCTCAGAGACAACCAGTGTCCCTGGGACAGCAAGACATGCGCCAACGCCGCCAAGAGCGGACACCTTGGCCTACTCCGATGGCTCAAAGACAATGGCTGCCCCTGGGACGAGTCTGCTTGCGCCTACGCTGCCGAGGGCGGACGTCTACGCGCCCTCCAGTGGCTCAGGACCAATGGATGTCCATGGGACTGGCACACCTGGGCCGGTGCTGCTGCCGCCGGTCATCTCGATATCCTGCAATGGCTCGTGGGCACCCAGTGCCCGTGCGATGGCCCGATCTTTGACGATGCTGCTCTAAACGGACACCTTCACGTTCTTCAGTGGGCCCACACCATCCAATACCAGTTGGACGAGTCGATTTGCGCCGAGGCCGCCAAGGGCGGTCATCTCCACATCCTCATATGGGCTCGAATCAACGGCGTCCCCTGGAACGAGTGGGCATGCGCCTATGCCGCCGAGAGTGGCCATCTCGACGTGCTCCAATGGCTCCGAGCCAACGGATGCCCTTGGGACGAGATGACCTGCAACTACGCTGCCCAAAACGGCCACCTCGACATCCTCCGGTGGGCGCGCGCCAACGGGTGCCCCTGGAACGAAGAGACCTACGCTTATGCCGCCCTCAGCGGCCGCCTCGACATCCTCGAATGGCTCCAAGTCAACGGATGCCCCTGGAGCAAAACCACATGCATCTTTGCCGCCGATAAAGGCCATCTTCATGTCCTCGAATGGCTCCAAGCCAACGGATGCCCCTGGGACAACGACGCCTGTGCCCGCGCCGCCAGACGGGGCTACGTCGATGCCCTTGCGTGCCTTGGGAGCAACCAACTCGCCTAGAAGTTGCGCCGCGCGCGATAACCACCATGGTGCCGCTGCCCGGTTGGGCCCATGGCGGATGGACCCAACGACAACCGCAAGGCAACTACGGCGACAGCAACAACGCTATAGACGGCGACAGCACACAAATATATACCGGCCTCTCTACCCCACATTCTCGGACCCCCGTTCACTTGTCCGTCCCTTTTTTTTTCGTTGGCGCCCATCCCCTCTCCTCTGCTGTTTCTTGGCTTGTCGCTCTTTTTCTTTGGGCCCTTTGTTCGCCTGCTCGCCGTCTAGCGCGAGCCGCCCATCTCGTTGTCGTCCTCACTCGCAGGCCTCCCCCTTCCCGACGAACTCGTCGCCATGATCCTCTCTCATCTCGATGAACACGACGCCGTTCCTGCTCGCCGCCGTCCCTGTTGTTGTTGGGCGTCGTTGGCGCCGGTGCGCGCAGCCGACCTCCACCCATTCGCGTCCCTTCTTGTTTTTTGTCCACTCCTGTTTCAGTCCCTGTCCACGCCCGCCCGTCCGTCCATGACGCCTCTTTCTTTTCTGATGGCCGTCGCCCCGTACCGGTCGCCTGTCGTCGCACGGCCCTGATATTGACCGCCGACCTTTTGGCCGCCGGAGAAACTCTACTTGTCTTTGTTGCGCTCTCGACCACGCCGACCTCCGAGGTGAAAGAAGCAAGTGGAAAAAACAGGAATGCCTGCGCGCGCGCCACTGGTCCAACGCCCCCGACACCCAAGGGCGCTCGACGGCCGACCACAGACAAAGTGAAAAAAAGGACGCCTCATTTATCGTCGCCGTGAAGCGGCATTTTTAGAAAAAAATTTGACGTCCTTTCTTTTTGCCTTTGGCGACGGCGCCCTCGTCGCCAGGGCGAGAGGCCTCGGGCGGAGAGGTTGCGTCGCCGCGAGCGAGCCCCGTCCATCTGCCCCGTCGTCGCCGACGCCGAGAGCAGACGGAGGGAAAAGAAAAAGTTGTGGAAAATCGCAAGGGAAAATGTGTGCTGCCCAATGGCCGCGGGTCATCGCTCCCCTGACGACCGTAAAGGGTACCGGAAAAATTGTTGACCGCCAACGACGGTGGCGATGGCGACGCACAGACACACGACAAGTTTTGTTGGGACCCTCCAAAATTGCAGCGTGGCAATACTGAGCCCGCCCCGCCGCTCGTGCGCACACAACAGCACGACCCCCCGCCAAAAAATCGCAAAGAACCAGGATATATCCATAAAAAATCCCGGATAAACCCCTCTTCCCAAAAGTCTCTACCCAACAAGCCCCCGAGCGACTATATCGCGCGCGTATGCCGCACTGACCGCAAAAATCGCAAACCCAAAAACCCACAACCGATCCTGCCTTGGCGCCGACCGGACAGATGTCCATGCGCGAGGGCAAGCCGACGACCTCACCGGCTGTCGCGACAAGTACAGAGACAATGACGACGCTGCCAAAGAAGGGCGGAAAAAGAAGACGACAATAACCTCGCAAAAGAAGGGCGCCTTTTTATGCCACCTTTTTGTCCCAGTTTTCAATCGTAAATATTTGGATTTTTTCATGGATATATCCCTGTACCTCGCGATTTTTTGCACGGCCGATTTGGGTGTTGTTGTCGCTCCACCGTCCACCCGGCCTACTGTGTCGTTGCTCCATTTTGTCCCCTCCCCAACAAACACACGAGAGTGTGTTGTTGTTGTCGTGCGCACCCACGTCGTCGGCTCACCGCCGCCGTGTTTTTTCCTCTCTCTTGGGCCTCGGGCGCTTTGGGCGTTCCTTTTTCCGTATATATTTTTACCTCTTTTCCTCCCCCTATTTCCCTCTGCCTCTGCCGTCGCCCTTGCTGCCGACGCCCGCGTCCCCTTCTCGTGCCCTTTTGTGTCCCCTTTTTCGAAAAGACACTTAAAACCTTTTCAAAAAGACCTTGTGCGTCAACCCACAGGCCCCTTTTTTCCTTCAAAAAATCCGTCCATCTGTCCGTCGCCTCGTCCGCTCGCCCGCTTCCTCTTGTTGTCGCAGTCGGCGCCGCCTCGATCCCGCGCGCGCCCTCACGCCCGCCCGCCGTCTTCAGCCCGAGATGGCGCGCCGCCTGTCCACTCAGTCTGCTGATCCGCCACCCATTGCCATCGTGGCGCTCTCATCCTCGCCGCCGCCGTTGGCGCTGTCGCCCGAGTCGCTGCCGCCATAGTAGTCCACCACATCATCGCCATCGACATTGTCACCATCGCCGTCACTGTCGTCGCCGTCGTCCGAGTCACCGTCGCTCTCGCCGGGGTCGCCATAGTAGTCCTCCTCGTCCTCGTCCGCGCACTCGTCCGACATCACGCGTCGCGCCCAGGCCGTCGCCCGCGCTCGCGTCTTGTCGTCGCACGGGCACCCGCTGGTCACCAGCCAGTAGCGCACGTCGTCCGGCATGCCGCACATCCCGCACAACTCCTCGTCCCACGGGCACACGCCGCTGTCGCGCAGCCACGCCAGGCCCTCGGTATTCGAGTATTCGGCGGCCGCGTCGCACAGGCGCTCCTCCCACCGACACCCGTGGTCGTAGAGCCATTGGAGGGTCTGCGCGTTGGCATGACACGCGGCCTTGACCGAGGTAAATGCGTCCCACGGACACCCGTTGGCGCGCAGATATTCGAGCACGTGCACGTGGCCCGAGCCTGCCGCCTCCGCGCATGCCATCGCGTCCCACGGACATCCATTCTCCCTGGCCCACTGCAGCACCTCCAAGTTGCCCGCGGCCGCGGCCGCCGCACACGTGTCCTCATTCCACGGGCACCCGTTGGCCCGCGCCCACTGGAGCATCTCCAAGTGGCCGCCTCCAGCGGCGGCCTCGCACGTCTCCCCGTCCCACGGACATCCGTTGGCCCGCGCCCATTGCAGCACAGCGAGATGACCTTCAGTGGCGGCGTCGTAGCACGTCCATTCGTCCCACGGGCATCCCTCGGCGCGTGCCCACTGGAGCATTTCTAGGTGGCCTGCGCTGGCGGCAGCCGCGCATATGCCGCCGTTGTCATCGTCATCATCGTCGTCGTCGTCGTCGTCGTCATCATCCGATAGGTGTCGTCGACTATCATTCCAAGGACATCCGTTGGCGTGCGCCCACCGAAGCACGCCCAGATGACCCGACCTCGCCGCCGCGATGCAGGTCTCCTTGTCCCACGGGCACCCTCTGGCGCGCGCCCACTTGAGCACCTCCAGGTGGCCCGACTCGGCCGCCATGGTGCACGTCTCCTCATCCCACGGACATCCGTTGGCGCGCAGCCAACGCAGCACCTCTAGGTGTCCGCCGCCGGCTGCCGCGGCACACGCCCATCCGTCGCACGGCCATTGGCGCCCGTGCAGCCACTGCACCACATCTAGGTGGCCAGCGCCCGCCGCCAGCGCGCACAGATGCGCGTCTTCTTCGCACCCGTCCTCGTCGACCGACCACTGCACCACGTGCAGATGGCCGCCTTTGGCCGCCAGGCCGCACGTCGTCTCGTCCCAGGGCGACCCGTTGGCCCGAAGCCACCGCAAGACATCGAGGTGGCCGCCCGCCGCTGCTTCGCGGCACGCCGCCCCGTCCCATGGCCAGCCCTCGCCACGCAGCCAGTGTAGGGTCGACAAGTGGCCGCCCTTGGCCGCCGCCGCGCAGGCGCCGTCCGGTCGCTCACATGCGTTGCCATAGTCCTCGTCGTCTGCCCATCGCACGGCCCGAAGACGGTCGGTCCTCGCCGCAGAGGCCGTGCCCCACGGGCACGTGCTGCCCTTGAGCCATTCCAATACATGGATGTGCCCGCCGCCGGCCGCGCGCACCGCCACGTCCCTGTCCCACGGGCATCGTGCCTCTGCCAGCCACACGAGCACATCTAGGCGGCCGGCGCCGGCTGCCGCGGCGCACGCGCCCTTGCCCCACGGACACCCGTTGGCCCGCGCCCACTCGATCACCGCCAGGTGGCCCCGCGCCGCCAGCGCCGCCATGTACTCGATCTCGGCATTGCGATCCGAAGCCGACCGCGTCGTCGAGCACGCCCGCCACTGCCGTCCGGTCCACCGCGCCGCCACGGCGTCCACCCGATCCAGGTGCCCGAGGATCAAAGACAGGACTTCGGCGGGCATGTACGCAATCGAATACGCGCCATTACCGCCGTCGCTGTCGTCTGGCTGGGCATCTGTCGGAGGCCTCCCCATGGACTGGTCGCACCCAGAGGCGGCACGCTCTTTACGGCGGCGTTGCCTCTGTCTCTGCGTCTTGCTCCTTCTCCTCATCCGAGGCATCCCGACACTGCGCCTGTCTTGAGTGTTTTTTCTCTATGTCGAATTTGTGCATGCTCGCGCAGGCCACCTTCCCGCTCTTTTTTTCTTGACATCTGTCGTCGACTCGGGCACCCTGTTTTTCGCGTCCTCTTTTGTCTGCGTTTTTCTTGCGTCGGCACGTCTTGGTTCGTTGCCGGTTCTTTATTGGGTTTACCACTGTGCGTGCGCCTCTCAAAGTTGCGCGAGGTTGCCCTGTGGTGATGTTGGTGTCTCTGGTACGGGCGCCACAAGCCGACGACGTCCACGGCACGTCGCGCTTTTCGTTTTTTGTGGCGCTTGCAAACAGTATTCTCTTGTTGTCCTTGCCCTTTGTCGCACTGTGGCCTCGGTACAGCCCTCCATCGCCGCCTGCCTTTTTCCCTTTTTTTCCATCCCTTTTTGTTTGCGTCGACAAGAAAGGCCGCCCAAAGGGCTTTTGTGGCCACACTCTTTGATGGCCGGCTTCTCTTTTTTTTTCCGTTGACCGCCCTCTTGTCGATTTCGTCTCGGCCTCTCTCGTCCGCCCTTTTGTCCTTGCTGCCTTTTCTCTTGCCGTCCTCGCCTCGCCGGCATCCTTTTGAAAATTCTCATTGGTCCCCGCCCTTTTGTCGCATAAAATTGCATTTTCTCTGTCTTTTTCTTCCTTTTTTTGGATGGCCACCTCGTCCTCGGTGCTCTTTGTCCCCTGCGACGCCCTCCCCCTCCCCAACGAACTTGTCGAGGCCGTGCTCTCTTTTCTCGACCCCGTCGATTCCGTCGCCGCATCGAGGGTCCAACGCCTCTGGCACGCCCTTGCTCCTTCTCGGCGCGCATTTGGCCCGGCCTATGCCGCTCAACTTGCCGCCCGCGGCCACCTAGAGGTCCTCCGATGGGCCAGAGCCGACGGTTGCCCTTGCGACACAGTCGCCGCCTCTGCCGCCGCCCGCGCCGGACACCTTGACGTCCTCCAGTGGCTCCACGCCCAGCAATGCCCCTGGGACACGTACACCTGCGCCAACGCTGCATCACAAGGTCACCTTGGCATTCTCCAATGGCTTCGGGCCAATGGCTGCCCCTGGAACTTCAACACATGCGCGGCCGCTGTACAGGGCGGCCACCTCGACGTCCTCATGTGGCTGCGCGCCAATGGTTGCCCCTGGCATGTTCGAGCCTGCAGCGATGCCGCGCCGGCCGGCCACCTCGATGTTCTCATCTGGCTCCGTGCCAACGGCTACACCTGGAGCGAGTACGTCTGCGTCTGCGCCGCGCAGGCCGGCCATCTTGACGTTCTCCAATGGCTGCGTGCCAACGGTTGCCCCTGGGACGACGCGGTCATCGTCCGTGCCGCTGCTCATGGCGGACACCTGGATGTGCTCCGGTGGCTCCATGCCATCGGGCGCAGGCCGGTCGCCGACGCCTACCTCGGCGCTACGATGAGGGGCAAGATCGAGGTGCTCCAGTGGCTGCACGCCAACGACTACCCCTTGGACTATAATGTCTGCTATCACGCCGTTGTGCACGGCCACTTGGCCGTGCTCCAGTGGCTCTACGCCAACGGGTGTCCGTGGTATGACGGCGCCGTCACGTGTGCCGCCCGTTGCGGCCAGTGGGCGGTCCTCAAGTGGCTCTGTGCCAACGGGTTTACTTGGCGTGTCGACGACGATGGCGACAACGTCGACGCGTGCATGCGGGCGGCCGAAGGCGGCCGCCTCGATATGCTGCAGTGGCTGCGCGCCAACGGTCACTCTTTGTGGGACGCTGGCGTCTGCGCCGAGGCCGCTGGATCTGGCCGTATCGATGTCATCGAGTGGCTGCGCGCCAACGGCTGCCCGTGGGATGAAGACGCGTGCGCACGTGCTGCGCAAGAGGGCCACCTCGACGTCCTCCAATGGCTGCGTGCCCGCGGCTGTCCGTGGGACGAGCGTGCCGCCAAGCGTACCGTCAGAGAGGGCCACCTGCACGTCGCCCAGTGGCTTTGGGACAATGGTTGCCCGCGCAACCCCGCTGCCTGCACGCGTGCCGCCCTAAAGGGTACCGTCGACGCCGTCCGCCGCATCAAAGAACCGAATAACGACCCTGACGGCCACACGCGCGCCTTTGCCAACATGCGCAGTCGCCTGACGATGCTCTACTGGCTGCGCGCCAATGGATGCCGGTGGAATCGTCTGACGTGCGCCGACGTTGGCCTCTCCTACTATGCAGACACGCTCTGCCGCGCCGTCGAGCGCATCGCCAATGCCTAACACACACCCGGCCGCCCACTCTCCTTTGCGTCGCCGTCGCAGGCGTCTCACATTTTTACGTGTCTGCCCTTTGCCGCAGTACCATCATGGCTATCGCTTTTTCCCTTTTTTTTCTCCCCCATGGAAACAAGATGTGTTGTTTATGAAAGGTCCTTTGGGTTGGCAGGGGAAAAAAGATGCGTTGGACAACAAAAAGGCTTGCACAGACCCGCTGTGGCCTGTGCATTTGTCGCTCCCATAGATGAATCACTTGTCGACCTGTGCGCGCGTCGCCTTTTTGCCTCTGGCGCGCCGTCGCCGTCGTCGTGATCCCGCCTCTTGTTTTTGATCGCACAGAGCCTCGGCTGTCTTTTGCTGCCTGATGGCCCTGGCGTCGTCGAGCGGCGCGTACCGCGTCTTGAGTCCGCTGCTCAGCACCGTGCGATGATCCCACCCGTCGCTGTCGCAGGATACCTGCAGCGACGGCGCCACGCCGCAAAACACGGCCTCTGCGTTGAGCGCCGCACCAAAGGCGTCCTCGGTGCGGTGGCGCTCCTCCTGGGCCATGCCGCTGTAGACGACCCAGTTTGGCGAGGCGCTCTCGTGGAATGTGCGGTTTGACCGCGCCACGAGAATGTCGGTATACAGGCGCTTGGCGCTCGCCGAGCCGACCTCAGCGCATGGCAACACAAGGTTGTATTGCGTGACGAGTCCCGCGTCGGCCGGCGCCTCTCGATAGGCGCCCGTCGGGTGGCGCGCTAGGAGCACGCCTGCGCCGATGGTACGGACCGATGCTGTCGATGCCTCGTGCAAGTGGGGCCTGTCCATCTGCCATTGGATTCCGCCCAGCGCCTCCACTACGCCCCTGTACTTGGTGCGGTGTTCTTGCAGCCACGTGCTGCTGTCCGTCGCTTCCGCCATGGTGTTCTTTGTTGTCGCGCCGTCGCTCTTTTCTAGAGTAAGCACACTTTTGTGTTGCCTTGGCGCAATGTATTTTTTGTCTAGTTAGTGGTCCTGCCCGCCGCGCTTACGAAAAAGGCAAAACCCGTGCAGGCCATCCGTGCGTCTGCTCACGAAGAAAGTGTTGCTCAGTGCTCGCTTGCGGTTACAGTCCCCAAACTCTCGAATGGGGGGGGGGCAAAATATAGTCACAAAAAGTCAAAGGGGCGCTCCAAAAGTGTCTGTGGCCTGCTGTTTTGCCTTCTCGGGCACATGCAAAAGCGTTGACAACGGACATGTCTCATTCCTTATGCGTCTGCAATTTTTGAACAGGCAAAACAACGGGTGCAGCCCCCAAACTCTCAAAGGGGGCAAAGCAAAGCCATAAACGGCCAAAGGAAGCCCCAAAAGTGTCTATGGTCACGGGCAAACATTGTCTGCGCCTCTTTCTCTATTTTGTTGCTTGGAGTCGCTTTCGTCCTCTTGATTGGTTGATTATCATTCGGACAAATGAAGGGTCCGCAAAAAGACAAAAAGGACATCGATGTTGACAGAGCGTATCGCATTGGCCGCCCCACGGCAGGCAGGCGCTACAGCCTAATGCCAACAGCCGCGCTGGCTCTGTCGGTGTGGCTCTATGCCCTTCTTCTTTTTTTCCACCAAGTACCCCCACGCGACCGCTGTCCGCCGAGTACGCATGGACGTGATGGTATTGATCGACCTGCCCATCGAACTCGTCCTAGACGTTGCGTGTCTCTTGCCGCTCGTCGATATCGTCGCCCTGTCGACGACATGTCGTGCCCTGCACACAGTGGTGACGAGCCAAAGCCTGTGGCAGCGCCTATTTGTGCGCGATTTCTCGTGCTTCTACGACAAAGGTCTGCCGGCCCAACCGTGGCCCCACCCTGATCACCCGGACGGCCCCTGGCACGAGATTGCCATTGACTTTTGGAGCGGCACCAACTCCATCGCCAACATGCCGCCTCGGTGTCTGCCGCTCGCCCGCCTGCCAGCGCCCTTTGCGCATGCCTTTGCCGCCGGCAAGGATTGGCGCTGGCTCTACCAGGCCCACGCATTGGCGCTGCCGGAGCCTCCCGATGGCTCATTTTCGGGTCCGGCCGCCTGGAAGATCAACTCGACGAGGGTCGTCAGGTGCGACTGGGTCGACGGCCGTATGCACGGCTATGTGTCTGAAGTGACGACAAACGCCGACGGTGACGAGGTAATCGAATGGGCCGAGTGGATGCATGACGTCGCCGATGGCAGAGGCCTGTGGTCGGTCGTGTGCGACGCCACAGAGACCCGGCACCAGGCACCCGCCGACGGATTGCATGGCCCGTACGTGTCGGCCTTTTCCCGCAACGGCAACCGCCGCTGGATCACCTTTAACGGACCAGAACCAGGCGCCCCCGCCGGCATCAACGCATCGGGGATGCGCTACGATAGACAGCACGACGCGGGTGTCGTCACGCTGGTGTCGCGCGAGTGTATCGACGGCCGTACGATCATGCCGATACGCAACAGCAAGTCTCATGGCATCGCGCAATCGTTTTGGTACAATGGCGACACGATGAGCGTGCACTACCAAGACGGCGAGTTTGTCGAGGTCGTCGATTTTGTGTGCTCGCCGACATGTCCCCGCGCCGAGTATGCCGGTGTCAGGATCGCTGGGTGCGTGTGGCGCCTCACCAGCACCACCATCTCCGATGGCCGTGGTTCTTATGCGGTGTTTATCCCAGACGACGACTCGGGCGACGCGCGCCTTTTTTGGCGCTATGTGTCGGACGGTCTCGTCGGCTGGGGCCGCCGCATACGTCGCGTCGTCCTCGATGCAATCGGCGTCGGCCCTGTGCGATCTCCCCAGCGCTGGGCAACGACTGGTCGGCGCGGATTCGACCAAGGGCCGAGCCAACCGGCTACAAACCACCGACAAAAAGGAGGGCGGGCACGGATGGATGTAGGGACATTGTGCCCAAATTATCAAGAACAAGGAACTCGCGGTCGTGATGTCATCGCGCTCAAATTGTGCGCATTTTTATTTGCATCGCGCCCCTTTTTCTCGACGGCTGGCAACCGGCCGAAGCCGGCTGGCCGGTTTGGGCACAGTTGCTGCCTACTGTCACACAGGAACAAGAAAAGCAGAGAGAGAGAGAGAGAGAGAGAAAGAGCCGACAATCATGCGAGACCTAGGGCGCCAGCGCAAATGTGGGCGTGAGGGCGGCGCATGCGCGGCCGGCGTTCGACAGATCGGCGGGTTCGATGCGGCGCCGTGGACGTGCAGGAACCGACACTGCTGGCGCTCCCGATGAAGTGCCCGGCACACGACGCGGCGAGTCTGCCACGCCCCACCTGTCGTTGGCGCTCGTGCGAACATTCCTTTCGCGTAATCACCACCAGGTACAAAATAGGGCTGGCCGGCGCCTCATAAGGGGCACTCGGCCGGCGACGATTTGCCGCTCGAAGACAAAGGCAGCGTCAAATGCTACACCGACTGCGGCCACCTCGCGATGCAAACCGCCGCGTCCGAGCCTTTTGGCTGGTGCGCGGGCCTGCTTTCACTTTTAGGCGCTCGCTCCAGGCCGCTCACGCGACGGTATCGCGCCCGCATCGCTGGGTGGTAATTAGCGCCGGACAGCGGCTGTGCCTAAACCGGCCACAAGCCGCCGATAAAAAGAAATGCGAGCGCGAATAGAGCGCGCACGATTTGGACACTAAATTTTCCTGTTTACTGGCGCCTTTGTTTTGGTGGAGCGCATTGCACACGACAAAAGGTTGGCGATCCTTATTACAAAAAAAAAGGCGGCAATGAAACCAGAAAAAAGGACATGAGAAAGAGAACGAAAGCAAATCTAGGACGGTGCAAGAGGGCACAGTTTCTCGCAAAGGCCGACCACATCGGCCGACACCACCAAGAGGTCGTAAAGACGCCGACGGGATATGGTGCCCCACGGGCCGAGATCCGACAGGGCATACGCCATAAAGAGAGCGCATTCGGCGGCCCGGTGGGGATGCGGATAAAAGAGCCAGCCGATCTCGTCGTCAGCACCGGCGGCAAAGTGACGCCAGCGCAGGTCGGCAAAGACGGCGCCGCGGAAGCGTGGTTCGGGACAGCGCTCCGACACGCGATAGTCCACGACGGCCAGCAGGCGGTCGTTCTTCCATCGCGAGGTCCACGTGTCGCCGTTAGTCAGAGTCGCCTTGTACAGACCTGTCCGTCCGAGGTCGTTATTGCGCTGGGGACAGTGGCGGGTGCAGCCATGCCAGACGATACCCTTTGGGTCGGTCCACTGGTGCGCGCAGGGTTCGATCCAGTTGTGCAGCGTCATCTCCCTCGACGTCGAACCTGGACCGTGGATGCGTCCCGTCCCGCTACCGGTGTCCCAATCGCCACCCCAATGACCGACGACACGTGTCGACCGGTCGGCCAGGAGGAACACGCCACATGCGGGCGCGCAATTGCGAAAAGTGCCCTCGAATGTCCGACCATCCGAAAAGGTCATCTTGCCCGCCGAGAGCGTCGCGTCGGGCGCCCACGTGCCCTCGAAGCGCACCGGCCTCACCTTTGCCGCAGCGGACAAGCCGAACCGGCGGCCGTAGGTCGCGACGCCGGTGCCGACCGACCTGCCAGCGACGAAATCGCCGATGCGCGTTGTCGGGTCTGCGGCGTCTGCACCCAATGTGTACTTGCCATGTCCGTGCCACCGACCGTCGGCCCACTGCCCTGCGTAGTGGGCATACTCCTTGCGGGCGTGCCGGTAAGAAGCCTCGCCGGTACCCGATCTGACGCCATACACCCACTGGCCCTCGTAGGTGGCCAATATCAAGCGCACGCAGATGCCGGGCAGAGGTCGGCTGTCGGGGTCGATGGGGTCTGCACAGGCCTCACAGGGACAGACTGCGGGGCGACGGCAACCGCCGCCCAGGCGATGGCTGGCCCGGCGGTACCGACAGCGTCCGTGCGGTGCATCGCCAACAAACTGACCCTCGGCAAAGGCCACGGGCGCGGGCGTCCCTTCGTAGGCCATCACCCAGCCATAACCCGAAAGGCGCCCGGCAGCGTCAAACTGTCCGCAGCGCACAGTGCGCGGGCCGTCGTCGCAAGATATGCCCACGCCGACAGGCGGCGGTGTCGGGTGCAGCGCGCGCAGGGTCTGCAGGGCGGTCGCGTCGCGCGTGCCCCACCTCTGCTGCAGCGCGCGGCAGGCATAGGCGACGCGCCACGGCGTACCGGCGATGGGCACATAACCCGACGGTGTGTCGGGATCGCCCAGATCGCGCCTGTAGAGCAACGCCCACAGCGCGTCGTCGAGAGCGCATGCGGAAATCCGACGGCACGTGCGCGCCGCAGCAAGCACCGCCTGGCGCTCTGCGTGGGAAAGGACTGTCGTCCACAACTCGTTGGGCAGGTCGGCACATTCCAGTGCCTTGGGTTCTGCGACAAAATCGGTCATCGACGGTATGGTCGAAGTCTCTTTTCTTTTATTTCCTTTTTTCTCTCTATCCAGCACGTCTTTTTTTTCCCGATCGCCCCTCGCTTTTGGTTTTTTGCTTCTTTTCCTCTGTTGTCTCGCCCGCCGATCGCGTGTCGGTTGCGATCGGCGCGGACCGTGCGCTTTGCAATAAAAGGCCGCGTCAGCGAATGAAAATTTTGATTGTGGACTGTTCCTCTGTTGGGTGGCGGCGATTGCAAAACGTCCATTTCACAGGCTCCCTTTTTTCTATCGTTGGCCCGCACGCAATCGACTCCCCCCCCCCCAAGACCCAAAGGTTCACCGGCTTTTTTCCCACTGCGCGCAAGACATCCGACCTCGACCGCGACCGCCCCGCCCAAGACGTCAATGGCACACACAAAGTCAACAAAACGAAAACACGAGCACCACCACGAATCCCGCCACATGCGCCCGTGTCGCCCTTTGCGTCGACGTTGCCCTCTGCGCGACCGCACCGATATCGACGCCTGTCCTCCTGTATCGTTCTTGGGTCTTCCCAATGAGATACTGGTCGGCATCTTGCGAGAGGTGTTGATGCAAGCGCTGCGACAAGGCGACATCGTCGGCGCAGTCTCGACGTTGCGTTTGTGCTGTCGTCGCCTTGCCACACTCTGCCACGCGGTCGTCGTCCGCCCGACCGCCATCGATTCCCGTTTGGCGCCCCTCATGCCGATCGCTGCTGCCCACGACTGGGACCCAGACCGGTGCCGTCTAGAAGACGGCATGCACGTTTTCTACATCGTGTCCAAACTCGCAAAGGCACAGCGCATGTACCGTCGGTTCGTGCGGACTTGCGTGCGCTATGCGATTTATTCGCTCATAGTCACTAAACCGGGCGCCCACATCGTCAACAAGCACCTGCACCTCGTGTCGCTCGCGGCGTTTAGGAACGCCGACGCGACGCCCGCGCTGATGGGCCACGCGCTCACGCGGGGTGTGTTTGCTCCCGACCATCTGCTCATCGTCGACCGTGCTGACCATGCGTCCGAGGCCTTTGTCGGCTGCCGTTTTGACATGCCTCGCCGCAAGGGCACCCTCGATTCAACCACGCGAGCCGCGATCAATAAGGCGCTAATCGACGCGGCCATGGCTGGGATGCGCGACACACACTCGCCGCGCGTATGCGCTCTCGTGGCCGAGACCATCGACCTATTTGAGGCGTACCCCGCCGTCGCCGACACCTTTTGTTCAACATCGCCGGGCCGCTGCTCTTTCAAAGGACCGGACCATGCGACGAGGCGTGCGGCGGTGGACCTCTCGTCGATCGTCTACCCCAAAAAGTGGACGGTCATGCAAGAGCGCGCCCGGCGATCACTTTGCCCGCTCAAAGACTGGACAGGTGACCGCAAACACCAGAAGCAAGTCATGGGTCGCTTTTCGCCCTGGCCGTTCTGACGGGTCCACGCCTTTTGCATGTGTGTGTGTCTTCCTTTCGCTGAGCGGCGAGGCGCAAAGGAATAGAGAGCCGCTGAGCAAAATGGGCTCGTCCCCCGCCTGTGCTTGCTAATGGCCAAAACTTCACTGCATACGGGCCAATCAATTTCCATAAACCGCTTATGTTTGATTTGCCATATGATCGTCTATAAAGGAATTTTAGCCGGTAGCAAGCACTAGACTCGTACAACCGCGCCAACGCCACACCCACACGGCACGACGCGCACACCAAGAGAGCCAACAAAGAGCAAAAAAAGACAATGTCGTGGGTGTTGGCGGCAACATGGGACTCGCTCAGACAGATGATGTGCACACGCAGGCGGGCCGCATCTGGCCCGTCCAAACGCCACGTCAACACACATACGGCGACGGACAGCGTAGCCGATGCAATGCGCCAGCCAGCCGACTCGCTCCTGCCTCCCGAACTGTGGACCGTTGTCCTCGGGCTGGTCGAGAGTACACCCCAAGAGAGATTCATCTGTGCGCGTGTATGCCGCCAGTGGCGCTGTATTGTCTTGGGGGACAAGCGATCCAACGCGCAGCAGCAGCGCGTCGGCGCCCAAGTATGCCGCCTGCGGTTGGCCAACGATTCCATTGACCGCGACGACGAGCGCCTGTTTGAATGGGCGATCGTCGACGCGACCGATTCGCCCCTAGAGGACGACGTACTCTTTGCACTATGGTGTCGCATAGCCGAGCGCGACGCCTTGGGGTGCGCGGCCGTGTTGTGTACCGTCGGGCAATGGCCGCTGGCGTGCAACGTCGCCCGATGTCATTGTGCGACCGATCCACCTTTGACGACCGTCATCGACAGCGAGGACAACGACTATGAAAGCACGAACCTCGACTGTCGGCGCCTTGTGCTCATTATGACGGCGGTGCGCAGTCGCAGCACCAAGGCCCTTTCGCTCCTTTTGGCCTGGGGCGTCAGCCACACCCACCGATGGGTTGACGACGCAGTGAGGCGGTCGCTGCGTCGCGGTCATGTCGACGTGCTGGAATTGCTCTGGTCCAACAACATCAAGCCTCACATTCCCGACAGTGCATTGTGTTCTTACACAAACGCATGGGTCATAGTGGCGGCGGCATCGAACAAGCCGGCGTCCTTGGCTTGGGTCTTTGAATACGTCGAATCGGACAACTGCGCCTACACGGTGGCACTCATCGCGGCGGCTGGTTACGGCGCCAACGACACACTCACGTGGCTGTGCCAACGCCAATACTTTGGCGGTTTTGGCATTGCTTTGGTGATGGCCGCCGGCAAAGGGTATGCGTGCACCGTTGCCGTCATGGAGACGTACGCACCCGGCGCCCGCATCTACGCCGAAGCCCATGCGACCACCCTGGGCGATCTCATCCGCAAAACCAAATACTATCCTTTGCTGGACGCCCACGGCAAGGCTCTTTTGGCTCCGTTTTTGTGACACAACGCTTGGCCTCCAAAAAAACCGGGTGCGCGCTCACCCGATCATAAGCACGATCCTTTTTGTTTTAGAAAGAAAAAGAATAAAGGAAAAGGGAGGCCGGGCCGCGTTGGAAGATGTCTTTGGTGCGTTGTGGCCAGTGCTTGCGGATCGGTTAACCGGCGACTAAAATCCAGGATTTTAGATGGATTGTTTGATTTATATAATTTATGATTGGACAACTCGGTGTAGATTAGTCGACGGCTAACCGACCCGCAAGCACTGGTCGTGGCTGACGGTGGGCAACGGCTAGGTGGCCGGCTAAAACACGCGAATTCCACTGTCCACGTCCCTACAGTCCCCGAACCCTCAAAGGGGGCAAAATAAAGTCATAAAAAGTCAAAGGGACGTCCCAAAAATGTCTACAGCCTGTTGTTTCGTCTGCTTAAAAATTGTAGGCATATGGGGGTGAGACATGTCTGATGTCGGCACTTTCGCGCACTCCCAAGCGGACAAAACAACAGGCTGTAGACATTTTGGGACGCCCCTTTGACTTTTTATGACTTTATTTTGCCCCCTTTGAGAGTTCGGGGACTGTACCACGTCAGGATCAATCCACAATTTTTAGCCGTTCGTCTAGCCGTTGCCCAGCATTAGTCGTGGCTCTTTTTTTCCATGGCGAGAGGGCGGGGTCCTGGATGGATTCGCGCGTGAATAGTGCAGACCCAAAAAAAGACATGAATTATTCAGACAAGGCCGAGTGCGCAACAAAAGCGCTGCGCGTCCTTTTGGTTGCGTGCCGACAGGTGCGTCCAACTTGTTCCGCCGGCGGTCTTTGTCGCGCGCTCGCCGCGATGCCCTCCAGCGACCATATGACCGTCGCCAAATTGCACGATCCACGCAATTCGTCGGTCTCGTTGAGGTTCCGCGACCAATGCCTCGCAGCGCCGGAGCGTGAGGGTACCGGCGGCGTTCGCAGTTGCCGGTGTTTGCGGTGTGCAGACTTTTGGCCCCTCGCAGCACTGGGCGCTGGGACATATGTCGCCTTGGACGACAGCGTCCTCTCTGTCCCAACGGAGCCGCACGTATCCGTCTGTGGCGTCAACTGCGTCGTCGATCGAGGCGAGCACGAGCACGCCCACCGCGCATCGCGCCCTGTAGGTCCTAAAGCATTCGCCGTCCCTGTTATAAAGGTGGTTGTTGGTGCTTTCGCCGTCGTGTCCATTGTCGGTTTCGTTACGAGAACCGTAGCCGTCGACTGCGACAGCGGCGAAACCCATATCGCGGCGCCACGACTGCAGGGAGCAGGTGGCGCCGGCCCGCCGAGACGGATGCGCGCACACTACCGTAAAGCCCTTGCGGTTGGCCTTGCGCGTGCGCTTGACGTTGCGGCACGTGCAGCGCGCGCCGATCGGTTCAGTGCGTCGCGAGGCCAGTGTCCAGAGCATGTGCCACGATATCGCGATCGCGTCGCCGTCATAATAACCGTGAACGTGGCTCTGATCGAATTGATCGACGACGTCAACCGCCGACGCTTTGGACGTCACGATGACTTGGAGGCGCTCGGCGGTCACACCGGCAATTTCTTCAAAGGTGACGACCGCACCGTCGACGACGGCCTCGACGCGCCCTCTGTAGCGATCAAAGATCTCCGTGGCCAACCAGGCGAGGGTGCGAGCGCGGTCGCCAACGTCGTTGCCGTAGATCCACATGTCAATGTCTGACGCGGGCACATCGTCCGCGACGCCGCATGGCGTATTGGGCGCTCGCGCGTCGAGGCACGATGTCAGGGCGCCGCCGGCCAGTATGACGCGGCGGCCAGACATCACGACCGAGGCCACAAAAGGCCCAAATACAGGATAACGCTTCTCCAGCCGACGCCGAAACTTGTCCAGGCCGACCACAAGGGGCGCCTCTGGTGGCGGCGGGCCGGCGCCGGATTTCGTCCGGGCGATGAGGACCGACGGCAATTCCCCTGTATCGACGAACCGTTGGCGACAGCATGCGTTGCGTCCGGAACGGTGCACGGAGCCGTGGACAAGGACCGCCGTGTGATAGATGCTTGGCGGGCCACCACAGGGCACCGGGAGTCGCCCTCGACTCCTCTCGTTCTGGATGGCGTCGGCGGCCTCTTGAAGCGCAGGCCAGCCGACCCAAGCGCCTACAACGTCGCACTGGTCCGTGAGCGATGGGTTATCATTGGGAAGGGGCAACAGCGGTGCGTAGGGATGGCCGTCGTCTATGGCGAGGATGTCGCACAGTAGCAAGACGGAATAGGCGGCAATGGCAGATCCGATCGGGCCGAATTCGCGATTCACGCGCAAGGGGCGGATCTCGGTCAAAAGGGCCGCACACAGCGCCTCGACGTGGCACCGGTCTACGTCGACATAGCAGAGAGCCTGCCAGAAATAGAGTACAGCAAGGTGGTCTCCTCCGCCGACGCCGGCGACGAGGCGCAGGAACTCGTCCCAACATCTGCGGTCACAATCGTGGAGGGTAGGTATGTTTATGCAGAGGGACTCGCCCGACTCGATCTTTGTGGCTTCGACAAAGGCACCACCAAATAGACTGGCAAAGTAGGTCGAGCGTGACGACAGTGCTGGCGCGAGCCGCGTGACATCGATGGTGTCGCCTCTGGGCGTGGTCAGCAACCTGGTTGTCATTTGTCAGCAACAGTCGACCGGCGCGCAGGCGAGGGCCGAGATGGTGGGGAGTCGCGTGGGTGCCCCCATCGTTGGCCTCTGTCCCTTTTGGCTCTCTTTCCCTGGGGGGTTTTCGGCCTGTCCAATCCAACACGCGGTGATTGTCGTCCGGCTGCGCCTTTTCTCCGCAGCGCGCAAATCATGCAAGGGCGCGTTGGTTCGTCCTTTTTTATCACAGCCACCCGCGCCGTGGCCCATTTGGCGCGCGGGCGTCGCCAAGGGATAATGCTGTGCAAACGGGCCGTTCTTCCAGTTTTTGCCCAATCGTAATTCTTAAATCGTGATTTGTGAATGTTTATTGATAGGAAATTGGAAGAACGGGCCGTTAGCACAGCATCACCAAGGGATACCATCCGCGACTCGCATGTTGCTCTTCGGAGGCCGCATGCCGTCCGACTTTTGGAAACACACATGCGTGCTTTTTGTGGTGACTGCCGCACGTGATCAGAAAAAAAAAGGCAATTGCCTGCCAAGCCCACGCAGCCCCGTCTGCCTCGGCGGAGACGACACAACCACCGTGAGAACCTCAGTAAAAAGGTAGATTAGAAACAAAAAAGTCAGTCAGGCCATGGGGCGCATTGCGGGCTTGCCGATGGAAATACTGCGTGAGATCTTTGGCCATGTTGGCATTCGCCACATGTCCGCGGTGGCGCGCGTCTGTCGACTGTGGCGGGCTTGCGTGGTGTCTGAATGGGGCGCGGGAACGACGGTCGACGGCATCGATCCGGCGGAATACGGTGCCGTCTGCGCGCACACAGGGCCCTTGTGGCGGTTGTGCAGTGCATACGACCGGGGACTGTGGACCGACCGCGTCGCCGCACTGTCCCTGCTGGTCGGCCAGGCCGACGCGGTGGAGCGTCTGTGCGACCAAAACGGCCCGCCGGTTTGCCCGGATTCACTCAACCGCATCGCCGTCGCCGTGGGCCTACTCGTGGGCGGCATCGCCCAGGCCACAAGGCTGCGCGACGTCGGCTATCCGTGGGGAGACGGCGTGGGCGCATGCGCCGCCGTAGCGCTCTCGCCCCGCGAGGTCGTCGGCCTGCTCGACGTCGTCGACGATTCTTTCGAGGTGCGCTGCGCGCTCGTCGTGGCATCGGCTCTGGACCGCGTCGACGTATTCGACGCCCTGCGCGGATCACGGTGGAGGTCTGCGGTTGAAACTTGCCAAAAAGACTGTCTTTGCGTCGTCGGTCCAGTGGCCGGACTGGAGATGGCAAAGCGCCTCAAGACATTTCAGCCGCCCAGGAGAAGAAAGACCAAGAGCGACGGCACTCGGCATCTCACCGAATGGATAGCGCGACGTCGGGCTTCCTTTGTCGCCGACCCGGGGACCTGCCTGGTGGGTGCGCTCTTTCGTGTCAAAGTCGTCCCCTCAAGCACGGCCGCTCTAGGTCGCCCAAAAGATCTTGCCAAGGCCGTCGTGGTTGGCCGCCCAAGCGCCTGCTGTCCACTTCCGTCGCCCGACGAAACCGAGCGCCGATCGTACCTGCGCATTGCCCAAAGGCGGCTGCATGGCCGCTGAGAGCGTTGCCACCATGTGACGCGGCTTTTTTTTCTTTTCATCGTGGTGGTTCCCGTGAGGTTTGCGCCCATCGAGTTCCACGCACGCGCGCACCACGCGCATGCGCACAATAACGCCAGCGGCCAGAGAACAAAGAAAGTGACTTGCACACATTTACGCCGTTGCCCCAAAGGCCTGTCCTTTATTGTTTTGGATCGCAAAGGCCCGCGGTGTTTGTTGTGCAGAGGGACCGCAAGAGGACACACAGCCGGTCGGCACGGTCGCCTCCCCGATTTTGGGCATGGTCGATAAAGATGCGGACCGTCCACGGGTCCAGCGGGTGCAGAGGTCCACACCACTTGCGCCACATCTCAGTTTCGGCAGCGGCGTCGGCACCGAGGCGCTGATCGCTTGGCCGCACTTTGGACGGGTCACAGATGGCGGACGGCGCGCACCACCTCGCCAACGTACACAACGCGCGTGCAGCCGTCTCTAGGCGATGCAGACTGATGGCCTTTTCGTTGCGGTCTCGGAGGGCAGCGACGTCATCGGCAACCTTTGTGAGCGCCAAAAGACCGTGTGCCCACACGCCCTTTGTGGGCGCCGCCATGTGGACGTCCACAGCACGCACGAGCCTCGCGGCCTCGGCAGTGTCGCCACTGTGGTTCCGACCCATCAGGTCCCATATCGCAGACGCCACCTCATCGGCGGTGCAAAACGAGGCAAAGAGCGCAGGCCAACGACCGACCACTTCCGACAGCCGGTCGACGTACATGCAGGGATCGTGTGGTGGATGTAGCATGCGCTCGACCTCATCGGCTTCTGGCGCAAACCCCTCGTCGGCGACTAGCCAGTCGAGTATGCGGGCGGCGCCACGGCCATTGTCGTAACCCGCGAGGGCGATCCGTGCCAGATCGACCATGGAGTCCGGACAAAACCGATGGCCGCACTGCGCACGTCGTTGTTGATCGTCAACCAGAAAGCGACACACATCGACCAGACCGTACGCGGCGGCCGTCCTGAGCGCGTTCCTGTGGTGTTGTGTGCCGGCGCAAGCGAAAAACACCCGGGTCGCGCTCGCGAGCGCGGCATGCCTGATCCAGGCCGACCCTCCGGCCAGACCCGCCACCCGGATCGAATTGATCATTTGGCGTTGGTGCTCTTGGCGTGTGTCGGCGGCGCTCTGTGCAGCCGCGGACGTCCGGTCCGCAGTCCTTTGGCGGGTGGCGTTGTGATGTTTGGCAGAGGTCGCCACCTGACGTACGGCGGTCCCTCGACGCACGCGGTCGTCCCCGCGGATGTGCTCGGCGGTCACTGTCGGCTGGATGATAGCCTCTTGGCCGCGACTGGCGCGGATGGAAGGCGCGTTCTGCGCCATATCGATGAGCAATTCGAGCACACCGACGGCGCACGTCGCCGCGGCGCGCTTCCACAAGGCCTCGTGCGATATGGGGATGAGACGGGGCGCGGACACGCAGCACTCTAGCAGCGCCGACACGGTCTCGGTGCGATCGCACTCGACGGCGCAGTGCAGGCATTCGTCGAGCACCTTGGCATGTTCGGCATTTTTCTGCGCCATTATGATCCGCAGTTCCCAAAGCAACGGTTGCGTGTGGCCGCATGCAGATAGTGCATATGCATAGGCCGTGCGCGTCCGCGTCCGCGCATTGAGGCAGGCCGGGCACGAAGGAAATGCGGCTCCCATGCGCGTATGACGTCCGCACTTTGAGGCTGCGATCAGCGCCTCGCACGCAGAGCCGACCCCGGCCGACGGATCGAGACAGGCCAGCGGCTGTATGAGCGATTCCAGTCTGACGCCGTACGCCTCAGCAAAATCTGCGAGCGCGTCGGGTGCGTGTACAATGTCGCGCAGGCCGCGCAAATGCTCAACGACGACACTCGTGCACAAGATACGTCCTCGGACCCAATTGTCGGCAGACCACATCGCGGACCGCGGGCGCGCTGCAATCAATCGCATGGCGTCATCGGCCGATGGATGGCCGACGACACGGTTCCAGTCGTGACAGACCATGCGACAGGCGCACCTATAGCGGGGGTCGAGGAGAGGCCTGCCGCGCGCGTCAGCGCCGTTGAGCACGTACGCGACCAACTCGATCGGCAGCGTTGCGGTGCAATCGCGGACCGAATGCATCTTCTGCCCGTCGTTGTCGGCCATGGGTTATTTTGCGCTTTCCCCGTGTCGTCCGTTGCTCGGACCGTGCCGGCTCCTCTTGGCAGTTGTGCCAATCAAAAAAAGCAAACAAGAAAAAAAACCGCAATGACAACCTTTTCCTCTCAAGCGCAATGACAGAGGTTGTGCCTGACAGCGGCCGATGGTCTGCTTTGTGCTGCCGTGCAATACTCTCTCTCTCTCTCTGTGATTTGTGTGTTTCTTTCAAAGGTTTGGTGGTTTGCTCAAAGCGCATGCGCCTCTGTCGTTTTTTTGTTGGTAAACCAACCAACGCGCGGATAGCGCAAACAGTGCGATTCGCCGAATGCGCACGGCAGAGGACAAGGCCAAGGCATAAAAGCGTGGCGCCAGGGAATACTATGCCCGTACAACAACAGCGACAACCACTTCTTACAGGCGAAAAAACAACCGACTAGACGCACAAGCATGGACATCATTGCCCCGTTCCGACCCGCCAAAGTGGTTGCGCCCGCTGTGCGCATCCCGCGCGACATTGCCGCACTGTTTGCCGCATGTGCTGTTCCAGGTCTCGTCGATCTTGACGCCGACCCCAAGATCGTACCAACCGGCGCGCTGTTTCCTTGTGAGGCCGCTCCGTCGTCTGCGGTCACCGACCCCGAGTGCCCCAAGGAGGGCGAAAGCGGACACGCACGCAGCGGCCTGCGTAAATTTGACCGCCTGACGCACAGGAGCGGGAGCAACACCCTCATCACTGGCAATCTGCGCAGCGGCAAGACGGTCCTTCTCAAGGATCGCCTCTGCTCGAACGGCAACCGTTGGGACGTCGCTGTCGCCATGTGTCCCGCAATCGAGTCGCAAGACATACTCCGCGGAATGTTTCCCGCATCGTGCGTGCACGACAAATATGATCCGGCCGTCATTAACAAGATCATCTCGACGACACGTGCCCTTCGCGAGGCTGGATTCCAGCCGCGCGTCCTCTTGGTGCTCGACGACTGCATGCTGGACCGCCAGGGCACCTTTAAGGAGATGCGCGACCTTTACCTGAACAGCCATTATCTTGGCATCGAGGTCTACAACGTTGCACCGTATGCGGTGGACATGCCCGAAGCCCTACGCTTCAAGGTCGACTATGCCTTTATCACGCACGAGCCGCGACAGGCTTGTCGCGTGGCTCTCTACAAGTCCTTTGGCACAGTCTTTCCGACCTGCGAAGAGTTCTCGGCCGCCCTCGACACCTGCACTGACAACTTTGGCTGCATGGTCGTTGACAATGCGCGCGCGACCAGCGCCATTGCTGGCCGCATCTTTTGCGACCGAGGCTCGCTCGACTCGTCGGCCGTGCCTCTTGGCTCGCACGCGCAATGGCTCCTCCACTATATGTTTTACAAGGAGCCCAAGCATGTCGCCGTAGAGACTGCTCTCGACGACCCGATCCCGGCGCTGACCCGCCTGGGCCTTGTTGACTGAGATCCTTTGTCTTTGTCGCCTTTTCGTTCCATCGCCGTCGACAATGAAATGATCAGGATTCAAACCAGTTCCACGGCACAAAAATAAAAAAATATAAAGAACGGTTAAAAAAAGAAAAACAAAATTCTTGCCAGCATACTAGGCGCGCACACACGAGCCAGCCATTCTGTTTGCTTTTTGTTTGGCGGACCGAGAGCGCAGACGGAGCAAATTCAATGCCATTCGCATGTGCCTTGATTTGCATTTTGCGCTATGCCAGTGGTCCAAAAAACGGATCGCACCCGCGTGCATGGTGACGGATATACAAAAATGTTCCTTTATTTTTTTGTGTTGCGTCTAATGCCGTGCCAACGACCCGCTCATCCAATTTCCTGCTAATAAAAATTCAGAAAACACGATTTAAGAATTCGGATTGAATGAAAACTAGGGGAACGGGCTGTTGGCAAAAGGAAAAAAGGGAGGCTCACGTTGGTCGGCAACGCGCGCAAAAGCAGTGTGGGTCGGCCGATGTGGACGCCTCTACGTCGACATAGACGTCGGCAAGGCACAGGCCCGGCACGGACATCAGCCATCGCGCAGACTGTTCATGGAATTGCCCCGATCCGGCGACGGCATTGACGGCCGCCTGAATGACGTCCAACGATGCTGCCGAGCACAAGGCATCGAGGCTCCGGTGGCCAGCGACGATAGCGATGCGCATTGCCTCGACGTCCACCGACGCGCCTCTGGCAATGAGGTGCCCGATCGTACGCAGATCTGAGGGGTAGGACGCAGCACAGGTGGCCACTGCGTTCCACTGATCAAGTGGCACGATGCCGGCGTCGTGCAGCATAAAAACAACGTGGGGCTTATTCTGGCGTAAAGCGCATCGCGCCACGGCCACCGTGAACAATTGGCGCGCATCGGGCCGCGACATCATCCAAGTAAGAGTATTTCGCGAAGTTAATGCTGCACGGGCCAGACGCGGTTCACCCCAACCAGGGAGCGGCGGCCCGGCCGGTTCCTCGCCGGCGATCCACTTGAGCACGCGCACCTGGTCGTGGTGTGCCGCTTCGGTGGCAAGGGCGGGGATGGTCGCAATCGCGCCCAGGCGGTATACCTCGACAAGCGCTTCGACGTGCCCCCGTTTGACCGCTTTGCCTAGAACGGTCAGCGGAATCATCAGGTCTGATCTCTTTCTGGCACGGGCGCACGCCCACTGGACCACGGCAGTATGCCCGTGATCGAGCGCCATCATGGCTGTCGCGAGCCCGGGCACGGGCGCCGCGCGACATCCCGCAGCCGAGAGCCATTCGATCACATTGGTATGGCCGCATTCGACCGCGGCCTTTCCGGCGCTCACGGGACACGAACATCGCGCCTGGCCTTGCTCGTATAACAGGTTATGCAGGACCTCGACGACCGAGATGGATGCGGCGCGCACCGCCCGCTCAAACAGTTTGGGCAACCGTCGAGCGCTCTCGCCCGCTAACCGGGCGGGCCAGTGGTCGAGCAGGCACTGGACCATGTCGCCTCTGTCCGTGTCGACTGCCTCGCCGAGCGCTTCCGCCATGTGAGCCTCGGCGCGCATCGCGCGTATCGTTGTGTCGTCGGGGGAGAGCGCGCGAGCACGGGCCGGCAGTCCGCTGCAAAGGGGGTCCGCGTCCCTGATTTCGCCAACGACACAAAGCCATCGCAATGTGTCGAGGCGGCCGCCGTGAACCGCCTGTCTGAGAAGCGTGCAGGCTACGTGGTTCCACGTGCAGTCGTCCATGCCGACACGCGTCCCGAGATCGAGCACAACGGCATGCGGCGCGCCAGCGGCAATGCTTCGCCCCACGACCTTGGCGCCCAGACGATCGACCACCTCGTTGACCAGTGGCCGTACGAGCAGGTTAGGGTGGGCGAAAAACAACGCCGTAACGTCGCGCGTCTCATCCACATACGACAAAATGGCAGCGCGCATTTCTGGTGGGAGGTCGGCCAGGCCCAGATCCTCGGGTGGCGACACCTCGTCGTGTGTCGTCATCGTGGTCGCGCCGGTTCTTTTCACGCTTGTGCAGTTTGTTTTCGCCTTTGGGGACTGTTAGACACCCTGATTCGCATAATCTCCCGATGACCAATAGACGAATGAACGGAAAAATCTCCAACGAGTTGTTTGATCCTTTTGATTATGAACTATCAACGGTTTTTTAAAGGATACAAAAATATAGAGAACCACCAATGGTCTTCCCTTGGTCAACCGAGCGCCATTCGTAGGCCGCGACGCGCCACGGCGCCGACCTTGGCAAAGACCAAATCCACATTTTAGCATGAAGAGAGGCCGAAACACATTGCCAGGCGCTCGCGGGGTCGACGACGACGAGGTTGCCGGCCTGCACCCTCTAGAAAAGCGCCGACGACGCCAAGTGGGCGGCTGTGTCGCTGACACAGGTTCTTTCGACTGTCTGCCGGACGAATTGTTGTTGTCTGTCTTTGCGGCGCTAGATGACCCCACGACATTGGGCTCCTTGACGCAAACTTCACGCCGGCACTACGCGCTAGGCAACGATCCAGTCCTGTGGCGTCGCCTCTGCGAATTGCGCTTTGGTCCGCTTTTGCATTGCAACTTTGCGGCATACGGCAAGTGTTGGCGCTGGCTTTACCGTGCTCAGGCGCGTGCGGCCGCGACAACGGGTGACGATGTCGGTGCCGTTGTTGTGCGCATTCGTGATAACAACTACATCTATTGGGGCGATTGTCGGAATGGCCTGCCGCACGGGCACGGCCTGGCGCTTTCCTTGCCCACGCGTCACTGCCGGTGGCCGCACTCGCTTGCGAGAACCCCAACAGGTCCCACCGCCCCCGTTGCCGCGGCGGTCTCTGTTGACGCCGGCTACGAGGGAGAATGGCGCGACGGCCTTTGGTGTGGACGCGGCCTGTGCATCTTTCCAGACGGCTCTCGGTACGACGGTGAGTGGTGCGGTGGCCGGCGCAACGGTGCCGGCCGCTACACGCAAGCCGATGGCACAGAGCGCGAGGGCACATGGGAAAACGACAATCAGGTCGGCCGCGGGTCCATCTTATGGCCCAACTCGACAGGCTACACGGGCGAATGGAAGGATAACGACCCCAATGGGCACGGCGTCCGGACCTGGGCCGACGGTGCCCGATACGAAGGCGAATTTCGATGTGGGCGGGAGCACGGCTACGGGACGCTCACTTATGCCAGCGGCTCGCGCCACGAGGGAGAATTTGAAGAAGGGATTGCCCACGGATACGGTACGCGTGCAATCGCGACCGGGCACCACTATGAGGGTCAGTGGAAAAAGGACCACCCAAACGGCCACGGCATCTACACATGGCCAGACGGCAACAGTTACGAGGGCGAATTTAGAAACGGCGAGATCCGTGGCTATGGCGTGCGCGTGTACCCCAATGGCGATCGCTATGTGGGCTACTGGAAGCGCGGTCGCCAGCATGGTCACGGAGTGATCACTCGGGCTGACGGCGGCCGATACCAAGGCCAGTGGCGAGACGATCGCATGGATGGCGTTGGCACGCACGTCTTCTCTGACGGTTCGTGTGTGCGGGGCAAGTGGGCGCGTGGGAGCCGCGTCGTGGCCAAGGTGGTTCGGCATCGCGCCGGCGAGGCACCATGTTGTCTCGGGTCGCTGTGTCTTGCCTGCTCCACTGTCGGCACCGCGCCGTCAAGTTGCGACTCGGAGCGCCCGGACCGGTGAGCGGGTGTCGGCGGCAAGCGACCGCCTTGGCGTCGACGACGGTTCCAGTGCTGCGCAGGCAACGCTTTTTATCGCAGCCACCGATTGTCATGCCGACAAGCACCTAGATCCAGGCGACTGGCACGCCCGGAACCCAGACGCCTTCTTTTTTGGCACCAAGCGAAAGAGGTTGTTGATGTACAGGAGAAAAAAAGCGATAAAAAGACAGCAAAAAAGCCACCCGCGGCGGCCGCCTCCTTCCTTGTGTCGGCAAAAACTGCAGCAACAACACAAAAATGCTCATGTGCGCCTGCTTTTCCCCTGCTCTTTTTTTTGAGAGACTTGTCACCGCTGTGCCCGCGTGGGCTCTCCCTTTTTCGTCTCCATGCCTACCTCTGGGCTGCACCCCGCCATTTTTCAGCCTCCTCCATCGACACCCTTTCAAGGGTTCTCTGTTGGCCGCTCTGATGCCGGTCAACGGCCCGCCCTTTCGGTTTTTGTCCAATACAGATTGCCATGTTTTGTTTTTTTTCTGAATGTTTATTAGTAGGAAACCGGTAGAACAGGCCGTCACACGGCGATATCTACAGTCCCCAAACTCTCATTGGGGGGGGGGGGGGAATAAAGTCATAAAAAAAGCCAAAGGGACGTCCCAAAAGTGTTTGCAGCCCGTTGTTTTGTCTGCTTAAAAATTGTAGACGTACGGGGGCGAGATATGTCTGATGTCGGCACTTTCGCGCATTCCCAAGCAGGCAAAACAACGGGCTGCAAACACTTTTGGGACGTCCCTTTGGCTTTTTTTTATTGGCTGTATTTCGCTCCCCCCCCCCCTCTTGATAGTTTGCGGACTATAGCCGTTGGCATCAGGTCCACAATGGCGCTGGTTGGCCGCGTGTGCACAGGGCCGTTTTTGTTGGCAAACATGTCGCGCTCCCTATTGGCTCTGCGGGAATGGACCAATAGAAAAAAGAATGGCCAGGCACCGCCAGCCAGGCCCCCTACCCACCAAGCCACGGAGGCGAGACCAAAGGCACATACCGAGCAGACAGAGAATATGGACGGGGCAGATATTAGAGACGCGACCGCGCACAGCAAGGCGACCGGCACTGAGACCGACTGGATGGCGACAAAAGGCGTCGAGGTCGAAACGGACGACTATGACCTCAAAGTACCGAACGAAATTCTGACGATGATACTAGGCCATCTGCACGCGTCGGATGCGATCGTAGCGGCATGGGTCAACAGGCGTTGGTATGCCTGCTCGCCGCCGAGGCCGCCGCAGTTGGGCTCCAGAAAGAGAAACGAATATTATATGGAGCAGTGGGCCAAAAAAGGCTACCTGAACGTGATCAAGTGGGCCAGAAACAACGGATGTCCATGGAGCAGGTCGACGTGCGCTAGCGCAGCCTATGGTGGGCGGCTCGACCTCGTCAAATGGGCACGCAAGAACGGATGCCCGTGGAACGAATCCACGTGCGCCGGCGCCGCCAGCGGCGGACACCTCGATATACTCTGCTGGGCACGCGCCAACGGGTGCGAGTGGGACGAGTGAACGTGCACCCACGCGGCCCGTACCGGGCACCTTGATGTCATCAAATGGGCGCGCGCCAACGACTGCCCGTGGAACGAAGAAACGTGCCATCGCGCGGCCCACAACGGACACCTTGATGTCATCAAATGGGCGCGCGCCAACGGGTGCCCGTGGAACGGGAAGAGGATGTGCTACGAGGCGGCCGGAGGCGGACATCTCGACGTGCTTCAATGGGCGCGCGCCAACGGATGCGAATGGGACGAGCGGACGTGCGCCAAAGCGGCCAAAGGCGGACATCTCGGCGTGCTTCAGTGGGCGCGCGCCAACGGCTGCCCATGGGACAAGCAAACATGCGATAGTGCGGCCTATAGCGGGCACACTGACGTGCTTTTCTGGGCACACGAAAACGGATGCCTATGGGACGAAAAAACATACCATTTGGCTGCCGAGCATTGCTACCCATTGGCGCACCCCTCGGTGCGCTCCCTCCTGCTGATATTTATGGCTGCCCGAGGCTGTCCGACTCGCGGGGACCCACTGGTGGACCGCGCGAAGGCGGTCGCCATAATCCGTGAATGCACAGAGTTTCACCGGACCTACTACAAAAATCAAACCGAATAAAAAAGCCCACAAAAAACTGGAGACGACCCAGAGGGAAAACCGGCACAAAGAAAAAAAAGGATTATAAAAGGAAAAATGAGGCCAGGCCACGGACACACCCTATTTGGGCTCGGCGACCAAACTGCCGGCTGACCCCATCCATGATGTTCTTTGCGATTCCAATAGGGTGCGCGATTGCCGCCGAACCCAAGACTTTGGAAAAAGGCCCCACAATGGGACCAGACCCGTTTGCCGCCGCAGGCTTTTTTGTTGTTGTAGATCTTTTCTTTTTCGTACAGTATTTGCGGCGCTGGTTGCCTTTGTGGGCACCGTCTCATCCGTTGGCTTTGTGATAGCATCGCGGCCATGCATCGACCATGTTTTCTCCATAGTCGAATCCATAACATTTATTGCCAATTGCATCTCTCTCTTTTCTCTGACCATTGCATGGGCACCCCCGGATTTTGGACGAGTCTATGTCAACTGCCCTTGGCGCCTACGCCAAAGATTTTGGTCGCGTGTGGCTCCGCCGCTGTCTGTTCCTTTATGGCGAATTTAGGCTGATCGCACAGGCCCGTTCTGACAATTCAGTGCCGTCGCTGCCGTCGGCGCCACACCGACAAGCGCACACATCCTTTTCGCCTGGAGCGGACCATCGCGGGCGAGTTCTTCTTTTTCATCTTGCCGCACTATATTAATTCTTATTTATTTTAAAAAAAATCAAAGGGGCAACGCAACACCCGCCGCCCACCAGCCGCTGGTTTTCACCAGGTAGACCTGAGCATCAGGGTAGGCGCGCCACAGATCAATGCAATCCACACAGGCCGCGATCTTGGTGCGCATGTCGAGAGGTCTCTTGCCGTTGCGCGTGTCTGGGGTCTCGCGATTGAGGAGGGTGGCCCGTTCCATGGTGGCGGTCCACTCGGCTCTCTGGTCTTCTCGTGGTCCGGTGTGCTTGTCGAAAGCCTTGGCAAGTGCACGATTGATGCGCGCGCGTGCCTCGGCAATGAAATGTGGGTTTCTCGCGGCCGAAAGGATGCCGCCCCAGCCGATCGCGTGGACGTCGTTTTTCACGGCAAAGAGCGCCGGTGGACGAGAGACAAAGTCGGCGTGGGGTCCCAGGGGTCCGACAATCTCGACGGGCGCGTCTCCCTCTCGCTGGTCATGGCAGAGATTGAATCCGGCCAGCGAGGGTTGCCTCCGCACCCACGCCTCGATGTCTGATAGGTTGCCGACAAAGGACACATGATCTCGTTCGTTTACGATGGTATCGATCTTGCCAGAGATGCGCGCAAGATGTGCGTGTTCATCGACCACGTCGACTGCCGATGCTATGACCGCGTCCATAAAGGACGAAAAAGAGCGGGCCTCGTTGACGCAGACCATGATCGCATAGAGGGCGCACTTGCGACAGAGCGCGTCGAGGGCCGACCGGTACCAGGCAATGTCGAGGGGCGAGAGCAGTCGGCGTACGCTCACTCTTGGTGGGAGGACGGCCTCGATTTCGGGCGCCGCCACGCGCCACTGGACCGCCTCGCTGTTGCATGCTGACAGCAGTTTCGAGTCGGCGGCGCGAGCCTGCGCGAGATCACCAGGCCCCATGTGACTGGCCACTGCCGCCACGAGTTCGCGCGGGAGCAAGTCGTGGATGCTTGTCATATTTTTGTTTCTCTTTTGTTTCTGGGTTGTGTCGCGGGCAACTGTTTTTTTCCGCCACCGCACTTTCTTCTTTTTATGGTGCCCACTTTTTCGGCAATTGGTCGCTCACGACGGCGTGTGCCGTTATTGGACAGTGCCAAAAAAGGTAATTATCGTTGCGAGCCGGCCACAAGAGCAGAGGTGCGGCCGACCTTTGTCGGCGGTTTGTGAAAAGTTCTCGCTGACCGCCGCAGCGCACGCGTACGTGGACCAGCGCCCGCTGCCAACAACCGCAATGACGGCCAACCTGGCGCCAGATTTGTTTTGCTACAACACGGAACGCGCAACTACAGTCCCCGAACTCTCAAAGGATGGCGGGGGGGGGGGCAAAATAAGGTGATAAAAAGTCAAAGAGACACCAGCGGCACTGAACGCCATCCGGGCTGGCGAGTTCCCGGCCAACTTGGCGCCAGATTCACGCGGTCTGGTTCAAGACCTGGCGCCAGATCGATAGTCTGGCGCGGGTCCGACTCTCTCCAGAGGGGAGAAAGAGACATCGCCGTAAAAGACAGGGCAAACTGGGTGACGACAACTCAGCCGGCCAAATCCACGAATTCCCTGATGGCGCTCCGCCTGCGCGCATCACACGGGCCTCTCTGTTTCGCTGAGCAGCCATCCCAATTATGCGACCACGCGCACACAAGGACCAGCCACTGGCGCCTTTTGTGGCGCAATGAAAAAAATAGGAGAAAAGACCACGAGTGTGGACAAAATCCTCACCAGCGCGCGGACCGACGCACCCGCCGATCGGCAGGTTGCCGAAATGTGTTTGTTTGGCACCATTTTTTTCATTCACTTTATTTTCCTATTTTTTTGTCAGGGAGGTGAAGCGCGACGCCCGCCGCCCATCGACCGTTGGCATAGACGAGGTAGATCTCGGCGGCGGGGTAGGCGCGCCAAAGGTCAACGTCCTCACAAAAACAGTCCATCCTGGTGCGTATGTCGAGGGGCCTATGGCCCCCACGCGTGTCTAGCGTCTCGCGATCGGCGGGGGTCGCCGGGTACATGAGGTTGATCAGATTGGCCATCTTTTGTCTCTTGTCGGCTCGCGATCCATGGATGTTGTTGAGAGTCTTGTTGAGGGCCTTGTTGATCTTTGCCCGTGCTCGGGCGCCAAAGGCTTGGTCCCTGGCGGCAATGACGAGGTCGGTGACCTGGCCAGTCGCCCAGGCACTGCCCAGTACGCCCAGAAGCGCGGGCGGGTCAGCGATGAGGGCGGCGCGAGGTCCCAGAGGACCGATGATCTCGACAGGCCCGACTGTCGCGAGCCAAGGATCGGCAAGGAAGAAACCGGCCAGGCGAGGTTGCTCGCGCGCCCAGGTTTCGATGTCCGACAGTTTGTCCACGAGAAAGGATTGCCCGCCGCGTTCGTCATTGTCATTGTCTGGGATGGCCCTGACGCTGCCACCGGTCGCACCCGCCAGATGTTGTTGGCATGCCGAGACGGTGGCCATGAGAGTCTGGAAAGACCACATCTGTTTTATGCGCATCCTGATGGCGTAGAGGGCGTGCTTGCGGTCGAGGACGTTAAGGGCCGACCTGTACCAGGCGACGGCCAGAGGCGACAGGAACTGGCGCGCGCTCATTCTCGGTGGAAGGACAATCTCGATCTCGGGCGCTCTCTGACGCCATTCGACCACCTCGGCCTCACACGCGGAAAGCAAAAGCGAGTTGGCGGTGCAGAACGCCAAGAGGTCGTCCGGTTGTATGTGGGCTGCCACCAATGCCACCAATTCGAGCGGCAGGGCGGTGATGCTTGGGCTGGCCGTGGTGGTACTTGTCATGATCGGCGTCGATGGAGGATGTGTGAGGTCTGTTGTCTTTTTTTTTTGGTTTTTTATTCAAGTTTCCACCTGCTTAATTGGCCGGCCCTGCTGTCGTGTTTCAAGTCGACCAATAAACAGTGTTTTTCCTTTTAATGGGCCCTTTTGTGTTTTTAATGTTTTGTGATTTTTTATTGCTTTTTGGCCAAAGCGACTCTTTGGCGGGCCCGCAAGAGGTCGACGATCGTGCCGACGATGCTTTGGTTGCCCACCATGTCATCCTCTTGGCCCGGATGACGCGCGCACCATGCCGCCACACCACTAATCCATTCCCGCGCGCCCAGGCACCTGTTGTAAGCATCGACGAGGAGATTCTTGACGTCGGGTGGCGCACTTCTGTAGGCATCGTACAGGACGCCGTCGTCGTCGTCATCGTCGACATCAAGTATGCGACATGCGTCTGCGAGAAAGGCCACGCTGCACTCATCAGGGACCGCGTGGTCTTGCGTTCCAAGAGAAAATGAGAGTAGTGCCCATAATCGAAAACAAAGGACATATCGCTGTCGAGCATCCACGCCAAGACCTCGCGTGTGCTCATGACTGCGTCGATCTTGTCAATATCTTTGCCATCTTTGTCGTCGTGGTCGTAGTTTCGTGCACGCACATGATACATTGCCGTGACGTGACTTGTTGCCCCTTACCTCTCACGGCGGCAGTTGCAGGTCATGTGCGTGCGAGGCACGGCCGCGCGCTGTACTTTATTGCGACGCTGGTTGTTGTCTTTGTGGAGCCTGCCTTTGCGTCCTCTGGGGAGTCGGCAGGGACATGCGAGAGGCGCCAAGAGAAGGTGAGGCTATGCTGTGCCAACGGATTTGAACCCGCTGGCTGACGCCCTTTTCGCCATAGGCCGAAAAAAATATTTAAAAAAACAGGTTCTATGTTTTTGTTGTTGACCAATCACACAACAGAAAAAAAGTGGTTGGTCGAGTGTGTATGGTCGCCGTGGTAGCGCCCGCGACATAAAAGCACAGCCGCCTTTCGTTGTGTTTTTGTACAATAACCAGCGCCGTCGCTTCTCTCCCCTTTCGCTCCACACAGTCAGCAACACCAACAATCGATCACCTGATGGACATCATTATCCACTCGTCGGCTCCCTCCAAGGCCAAGACGTCCGTGCCAACTCCACGCATCCCGCGCGACATCGCGGCCTTGTTTGCCGCGTGCGCCAAGCCGGGCACTGTCGATTTGAATGCGGACCCCAAGCCCGTGCCGACCGGCGCGTTGCTGCCATGTGAAGGCCCATCGCTCCCCGAATCCGCGGACCCCGATTGCACCGAGCAGGGCAAGGATGGTCGCATGCTCCACAGCCCGCACGTGTTTGACCGTTCGCACGGCCTGCCCGCTTTTGACCGTTCGACGCACAGGAGCGGGAGCAACAATCTCATCACCGGCAATAGACGCAGTGGCAAGTCGACCCTTCTCCCGAATATTCTCTGCTCGAACGGCAATCGTTGGGATGTCGTCGTCGCCATGTGTCCCGCACTCGAGTCGCAAGACGCACTCCGCGGGATGTTTCCCGCATCGTGCGTACACGACAAATACGACCCGGCCGTCATCAACAAGATCATCTCGACGGCCCGCGCCCTCCGCGAGGCTGGATTCCAGCCACGCATCCTCTTGGTGCTCGACGACTGCATGCTGGACCGCCAAGGCTTGCTCTCAAAGGAGATGCAGGACCTGTACATGAACAGCCACTACCTGGGGATAGAAGTCTACAACGTGGCGTCATCTCTAATCGACATTTCAGAGGCTCTGCGCTGGAAGGTCGACTATGCCTTTATGATGGGCGAGTCGCGTTGGTCTTTTCGCGTGGCGGCATACAAGAGTTTCGGCGCGATCTTTCCGACCTTTGAAGAGTTCGCGGCCGCTATCGAAGCCTGCACGAAAGACTTTGGCTGCATGGTCAGTGACAATTCGAGCGTGACCGGCGTCGTTGGCGACTCGATCTCTTTTTATCGAGGTTCTGTCGATCCGCCGATCGTGCCTCTCGGCTCGCATGCCCAATGGCTGCTGCACTACATGTTCTACAATGAGCCCGAACGCGCTGCGGAAGTCAACCTCGACGACCCGATCCCGGCGTTGACCCGCCTGGGCCTCATCGACTGAGCCCGCCCCTTCCCGCCCATCACGACGCTGTCTGATATTGAAATGGCGACCATTCAGCCACCTTGCAGTACGAAAATAAAATTACCATAAAAACATTGCAAAAATAAGACGTGGCGGCAGCAGGCGCACGCGAGGACTACCATGCGGGTTTTCCTATACTGATGCATATTTTGTCTGACGCATCGAGGCCATAGGCAAGGCGAGGATGCTGCGCGTCTGTGTTTGGGGTAGTGCGCGGGCGTCACATCAGCGGCCCAACAAACAGTTCAAACCCCTGCGTGCCGTATATGCAATTATTTATCTTTTTTTTGCGCGTCGCGTTGCATTATTGGTTTGGGAATTGGTGCGGCCTCGGCCAACCCGAACCAACAGGCACAGGCCAAAATTCGGCGGCTTGTGCCGAGCCGACAACACACGAAAAAAAACAGCAACTGACACGTGCAACCACGACGAAAAGAAAGGTCGGTGGCGCCAACCGTCGATCTTTGGGTTCGCGGTCGAGCGCTCCCCCGCAGTGTGCGAATGCGTTTTTTTGTGTTTTTTTATTGAGGAATAAAAAAATGCAATAATTTTTCGGTAGCGTCACGCGCTGGAGAGCAGCGAAATGGCGCGCCGTTCCTCTGAGCACAGGTGCTTGTAAAACTCGATGAGGGGTTCGGGGCTGTCGGGAATGTCGTATTCGGCCTGCGCATTGCGCATGATTTCCTCGGTGCGGTTCTCTGGGTAGCGCGATTCGTAATACTGCCTCATGTCCTCGACGGGCAGAGCGAGCAGCGCCTCCCACGTGTCGCATACCTTGGCCGCGACGATCGTGTCGTAGAGTGCGCGTACCAAAAGGCTGTCCATGGCGGGGTCGGCGTCGCACTTTATGGCGTCCATCGCTGCATTCCTCTGTGCGACAAAGGCCTCCCTGGCATCGTCGCCGGCATCGTCGTCACACTCGACGGGGAGACCCTCGGCCTCGCGCATCTTTGTCCAGCGCCTCTCTCTTTCGGGTCCCGTGGCGCTTGCGCGAGCCGCATCCATCCACGCCTTGGCGCCTTGGGCTCTGATATCGGCCTCGCGCTTCCTATAGGCCGCGATGATGGTTTCGACGTGCTCTCGGTGCGCCTCGACAAATGCGCGCGCCTTGGTCGTGTCCTCTGCATAGGCGGCATTGGTCATCCAGTCGAGAAAGTTGGGCGGGAAGTAGGTCCTGGTGTTGGCTTGGCCCATGTTTGTTGATGTGTTGGGCGGTCGGCTCGTTGGGCGGTCGGTTTGGTTTGGCTTGGCCTGGTGTGTGCTTTGCGGCTTGGGAGAGGACAATGCCTTTTCATTGCCAATGGAAAACATCGAGACCTGTCACGTGCGGCCGCCGGGAGCCCCGCCCGCACGTTGATTGGTTTGCCATTGGTGCGGCATTTCTTTTTGTTGACAAAACAGAGGCACTCTTTCTTTTTTGCTTTCCCGGCTGTATTGACCAACGGACACCTCCAGCCGCGTGGCCGACTATGAAAAGACGACACCATCCATCAGCCAAGGCGCTCGCAGGATGTGGCAAAAGCGCGCGCGTGCGCTCGCCAGAAAGGCAACAACACAAAGACGGCAGTCGCGCTGGCGACGTGCCGCTTTTCGACCTGCTCCCAAACGAATTGGCCCTGGCCATCTTTATTCTACTGGGCAACAATCTCGCGGCGCTCGCCTCGATCGCTCAAACTTGCCGTAGGCACCACGACCTGGTCAGCGATCCAACCCTGTGGCGACGCCTATGCGAACTGCGCTTTGGTCCTCTTGTTCTTCATTGCCAGTTTGCGACCTATGGCAAATGCTGGCGGTGGCTCTATCGCGCCCAGGCGCACGCGGCCGCGACGGTGGGCGACGATGTCGGTGCCGCGTTGGTGGACATTGCCGCGGGCGACTTTATCTACTGGGGCGATTGTCGAGACGGTCTGCCGCACGGGTACGGTCTGGCGCTTTTGTTGCCCGCGCCGTACTGCCAGCGGGACCAGACACTTGCGAGAACCTCCTCTGGACCCGCCGCCATTGCGCCGCACCGAAAACATACCGGCTACGAGGGCGAATGGCGTAACGGTCGTCGGTGCGGCCGTGGCGTGCACACTTTTTCGTGCGGCTCCCGGTATGATGGCGAGTGGAGCGATGGCGAAATCCGCGGGCGCGGCACGTTTGTGCACCCCGACGGCACGACCTACAGGGGCGAGTGGAAGTCCGGTGTGCCCAACGGTCGCGGGGTCTTTGTTTTTGCCAACGGCGAACGCCGCAAGGGCGAGTGGCTAAACGGCGAGCAGGACGGCTGCGGGACCCGCATCTGGCCCGACGGCAGACGGTACGACGGCCAATTCGAGCGCGGAAAGGCGCATGGCCGCGGAACCTGCGTCTGGCCCTGCGGTGCGAGATACGACGGCGAGTTTGAACGTGGCAAGGTGCACGGGCGCGGCACGTTTGTTTGGGACGACGGCCATCGTTATGAGGGCCTTTCAAAGAAGAACAGACCGCACGGCCATGGAACCTTTACCTGGCCCGACGGCGCCCGTTATGAGGGCGAGTTCAAGAAAGGCCTAAAGCACGGCTATGGCGTGCGCGTGTGTGCCAATGGCGATCGCTACGCGGGCCACTGGCAAAGCGATGACCCACACAGCCACGGGACACTCACATGTGCCAATGGCATGCGCTATGTCGTCCACCACACGCGCGACAGGCCGGACGGCCGCGGCACTTATGTGGGCGCCGGTGACGCCCGCTATGATAAACAATGGACGAGCGGACGCGCGATCCAGAGGACGACCTTTGATTTCTCTGACGGTTCACGCATGCAAGGCAGATGGAAACGACGAGGTCGGCTTGTCGAGACCGAGGTCGTCCATCACGGCGACAGAGACCCATCGTGTCGCTGTCTTGACTCGCCATGTTTTGCCTGCAACGCCGCCGACGCGATTGGGCTGGCGCGCAAGCGCGCACGGGACAACTGATTTTTTTTTGGTACCGCCGACCGTGCCTGCGGCGTGCTCGGCGCTCGTCGAGGCTAATCTGCTTGACCATCACCCAATAAAAGAGAGACGCCAAAACACATGTAGCCAAATTGGTCGCGTGCAGTGCTTGCTTATGGTTAGTTGACTAATGGTCGGCTAAAGGCTTTAGTCAGTCGGTCTGGCGCGGTTAAGCCGCATGGATAGAATTCCTACCCGACAGCCAAACCACGATAAAATGTAGAAAAAATTGGGCGGCGCGTGAGAGACACGTACAAATGGAACTCAATTTGCTTGCGCCAGTTTATTTGCAGGTTCTGATGACGGGTTTTATCCGGCAACTTTGGGTTCTGTGTTGAAAAACGTGCAGGTTTCGTGCTATGTCATCAAGACGAAGTATGTGCGGGTTCGATTCCCGTCGGTATCGGCTAAGTCGCAGTTAGTCGATCATTAGTCAAATAAGAATTGTCCGGCTAGCCAAACCTGACCGGCTGGAACCCGCAAACACTGGTCGCGTGTAAGCATGCCCTGTTTTTTTAATTGTACAAAAAATGGTTAAAACAAGAGACTCTGTCGTCGGACCTTGCGTGTGCGTTGCGACTGTCTGCCGCGCGGGCGCGCATCGGAATCCTTCTTCCGTGCCCCAAGTCGGATGCGCGTGTGCGCATGTCCCTTTTGTTACTGTTGCGCATTATCGTTTTTTATTTTTCCCCCTTTGCATTTTTTTAAATTATCTTTAATCATTTTTCCAACAGTGCACAAAAAAGTAACCAAAGGATCGAGCAGAATAGGGGGACGGGAGCACCGCACTAGCGGCAACCGAGCGCGCACAGTGCACAAAAACACAAGAGGCACGCGGCGAGCGATACGACGATGGCCCAGGCCAGCGACGTGCCCAGGCCGTCTATGCCGTTGATCATGGCCACTCGATCTCGTGGACGCTCGGCATCATAGTAGCACACGGACGTGCTGTTGATCGGATGCGCGTCGAGATAGTGCCGGGCCACATCGGCGCTCATCCACGATGCCTCCCGGTCGATGCGCAGTGTGGCGACTGCCGTGGTGGCAGTGACCGCCGACTCGCTGACGACGTCAAAGATCACGTCGAGACCCGGAATGCATGCAAATGTCTGGCCATCTTTGGACACACCGGTCGCCACGTAGGTGTGCCCGTTGATGAGACACTCGGCGCGCACCATGCGCTCCTCGATCGCCATGTCGGGCTGTATGCCCACGACAAACCATGGCACAAACACGCAGAGCCCAATGACGACGGGCAACGCCAGCAGGCACGAGAGGACGAGGCTCGCCAGTAGGCATCCTGCGACGCGTGACGGTGGCCTCTTTGGTTGCATGGTCGGTTCTCTGGGCGCGTCTCTTTCCTCCATTTCGATGGCGGTATCGGCATCATCGCCCCTGTCGCTGGCCTTGTCGGTCACGGGGGTCCAGTTTTTGTAGGTTCGCTGCAAAAGGTGCATTTTCCTCGGTGAGTGCACGTAAAAAGAAAGAAAAAGATCCGCTGCTTTTCGTTTTTGTTTGGCAGTTTTTGAATGCGATTGGCCTAAACATGAGCCTATCCTGATGCGGCTTCTTGCGCCGCCCTCCTTTTTTGCATTGGCTCTTGGTGGTGCGCGCTTGGCAAGGAGCAACGACAAAACCCTCATCCAACAAACAAAAAGAAAAACACACCCAAGACGCACAAAGCCTACAAGAACATCAACACGACCACACCGCCAGAACAAAAAACCCGTAATCATGGACGACATTGGCGCGTGGCGCGTGCGTATCCATGAGCGCCTTGCCGCAGGCATACTCGACTTTGGCCTTGCCGACGTGGTCGCCCAGGACGGTTCCCACACAGCCGACGCAGACATGGCTCTGCGGTACCGCGACCTCGTGTTGGACATTGTGGGTGCCAACCCGATCGATATCATTGAGACCGGCAACCCCTCGGGTCGGTTTCATATCGACAGATATCGGGCGCCGGCCTGGGCGGCGTTGATGGCCCAACGCCTGGACCGAGGCGATACGTGCATTGACCTGTATGCGATTGACTGCGAGGAGGCGACGCTGGATTACTTGCGCCATCAGGGCGACACCAGCGGCTGGCAACCCGACATGTTTGGGACCAATCCTGACGACCGCAAACTCTTTCCGCGGCGCTACAGTGCCCTGCGCACTGTCCTGGACGGTGTGCTGGCGCAGAGAAAGTTGGCCGTTATCGAAAAGGACGATGCGGCCGCCCTTTTGGCGTACCAGCATCACATCGGACCCCGCGCCAAAGCAGACGCAGCGGGATGGTTTGGTCCTTTGGCGCGTGCCCTTTATGCGCTCTTGGGCTACTAAAAACATCAAATAAAGCGTAGAGCGCAAAAAAAGGAAAGCGCAGTTTATGTTTTGGGGCGCGCTGTCGTCTGTTTGGCGGCGTCGTGCGGATGCATATCTATATGCCTCGTGGGCATAGGTTGATGGGCACCAACCCGAGCATTTCTTAGATGACTGCCTTTTGCTCCCTGTTGCGTGTCGGCTGGGCCCACAAGCACCTGTTGGCAGCCGTCGGTGCACACTCGTGTCTGTACTATATATGTGCAAAGAGTGTTTCTTTGTTTTCCAACAAATTGTTTCCTACACTCGTACATTGTGCCATACACGCCACTGATCTTCATTGTCGTCCTCAATGATGTTGCTGTTGGCCTGTGTCTCGTTGTCGGTGCCGTTGGCTCGGTTTGCACGGCTTGTTGTCGTACGTCGCCTTTTCAGACAAAGCCCCAGGAGGTCGGTTGGTCTTGTCGGCGGATAGTCGACTTCGATGGGCGACTCGGGTCCGCTCTGCCCGCCGGTCCACGCCTCGTCTTCGTCCTCTGTCTCGGTGCCCTCGTCCTCGGCGTCGCCCCGACTGGTCCACTTTCTCTTGGTCGAGTTTTTCGGCTCGTTGGTCTCGTCCTTGACCTCGATCTTTACGCGGCCATTGTCCTCTTTGACGACGTCGCTGTCGTCGCGCAAGGGCGGTGGATTGTTGAGGTCCAACTCGTCTGCACCTGTGGTGCCCTCGCCGAAAAAGGCGTCGATGGCATTGTCGTCGTCGTCGTCATCGTCGTCTAGCCATATGGGATTGTCAGAGTTGTTGTTGTTGCCGCCGCTACTACTTGTTTGTGTCTGTTCTTGTGCGGTTCTCGGGTAGAGTGGCACCGTCGATCGCGACCCGTGTGTCGGGCAAAGGAACTCGCCATGGCCGGCATTGTCGGCGACGTCGGGACTCGCCGCCTGGGCAAAGCCGTGTCGACTAGGGCCGTCTGTGGGCGTGGCGACGTGCCACGGCGTTGTTGTTGTTGTGTGCGCGGTGCCCCTTACGGGTGGACGTAGATCATAGGGCATGATGGTGGGAAGAGGTGGCCGAACATGTTGGAGCACCGAGGTTGCCGGCACAGCATGGGACGTCGCGGGTTCGGTCGCAGGCACCATTGTCGCAGGCGTGGGTGCGACGACAGCCGGCACCACTGCAAACTGCATATCGAGACCATAGGGCGTCTGCACAGACGTGGCGTGGTCTGCGTCGTCGCCCGGCGTATTTTCCTGGCGGCCGAGGAGGAGCATCGCGTGGGCGGTGCTGCCCCAGTAGGCGGCCACCGAGGCGCGCTCGGGCTCGTTGGACAGAGTGATCGCCAGGGCGCTGATCAGAGGGGCCAGCATGTCGAGATCGACCACGCGCTCGCGCCGGCTCGACTCGGCCCTCTTTCTGGCAAAGCACCAGCCGGCCGATTCGAGGGCGGCAATGACCCTGGCCACGATCTCCCGCCCGCGCTCGCCCCGATCCGACCCCGAGATCTGTCGGACGAGGTCGGCCAACGAGACGCACTTGCCGTCGTCTGTCTTGCGCACGCGGTCCGCCGCCACGTACGTCTGTCCGTGTCGTGCCGCCAAGTTGGCCGCGCACTGCCGGTCCCAATAGGAGCGACACCATTTGGTGGCCATTGCCGCTGCGCGCGGCGGCAGCATCTTGTGCCAAGCACGCCGCGCCATCTTGGCGCTGGGCTTGAGACCGTGGGCGCTGGCGCCCGACTTGAGGTACCACGCCTCAAACAGGTCCTGGGGCGAGCGCATGTCCTTGGGGTCGCCCACCATCGGCTGGGCGCCGGGCTTTCTTTTGCCGAGCGAGGCCTGACGTCGCTGTTGTTGCTGTTCGGCGTCGGCGGTTGCGTGGGTGGTCGCCGGCGCAAGTTCTTCTGGCATTGTGGCCTGCATTTTTTTGGATAGGTTCTGGTGGCAGGGACGGATGCAGTCGGTATGCTCGCCGCTCTCTTTCTGTGCTTGGCCGCCGTCTCTTCTTTGTTGCGACTGCAACCTTGGGGTTTTATGTCCCTCTTGCATTGTCTCGCTTCTTTTTGGATTGGTGCGCCTTTTTCACGGTCCAATCACCTCTTTTTTCCTCATTTGCGTATTTGCATTTTTTATCGTATATTTCACGTGCCGGTGCTGGCCACTTTTGAGGAAGGACGGAACCACATCGAAAACAGCGCAACAACAGCAACCAGATAACATACAGGCACCACCGGCAGATACATTTTTTAAAAAAAAAAAGAGAAAGGGCATATGGACGTCGAAAAAAAGTGCACCGACCGCGACGCCGCGTATGGACCGCGCGAACAAGAGGCCATCGCCGAGGCCGCTCGCACGGGCGTGCTGCCCTTTGCGCGCGATGCCATTGCCGCCCGAGAGGACACCTTTGACCGGGCCATCGTACGCGCCGACTTGGCCAAGATGGTCGACAGCCTAAAGGCCATGCGCGGGCATGGAGAACCACCGGCTGACCCACTGGGCCCGATCGGCGAGGACCTGCCGGTGCCGCCCACCCTGCGCATGCATGGCGACTTTGGGCGCGATACGTCCCTGTGTGCGTCGCTCCTGCCCAACGGTTCGGGCTGGTCGGTCTACCGCTACGATCCCAAACAGATGGTGGAACAGCGATACGTGGGTATCGCCGGCATGCCCTGGTGTGCCTATTGCGATGGAATCCATTCGGACCCGCCACAATACTGTGGTGCATGCGCCCCTTGGCGGGCCGTCGGGGAGCCGACCCACTCGACCAACGCAGATCCGTGGCGTCACCCCATCGGCGTAGCCTGGACGTGGACCCACGCCGAGATGGAAGACTATAATATGGCCCTCCGCCGTGCGTCAGTCTGCTCTTATTCGTACGTCATCAATCGACGCACCGTGCGCCAGACCGTCTGGGGCATAGAGGTCTCTTTTCGCTTCTATAACGGCACCGATCCCGATGCGGAAGAGTGTTACACGTTCCACTCTTCCAGCGACCTGTGGGCTGCCCGTGTGGTGCGTCGGCTTGTCGGGCACAATCCCTATGCCTATTGCACGCGCGAGGGCGACGCAACTGTGACGCCGTTGGACGCACACGCATGTGTCGTCGACTTGGCCGAGGCACGCGCCGCCGCAGAGCGCCTCGCCTTTGCCGCCGAGGCCAACCGGGCGCATGACGACTGGGGCCGCGAGCAACCCGATTTCGGCGCGTGGTCTGCGTGGTCGATGTTGCGCGGGTGGATTGCCGCTGTCGAGGCCCTCTTGCGTGACGAGACCTTTTACCTGGGACGCGTGGTGCCCTACGAGGCGCGTCTCATCGAGGCCGCCTCCAACGGCCTCGTATCGGCCGACTAGATTGTCGCCGAGGCTTTTGTCGCTGATCCTGACTTTTGTCTTTTTTGTGTCTCCTTTTGTGCGCAGCCCTAAAGGGGTGCGAGAATGTATATGTGCCCACCAATGAACCCATGTTGCCAGAAAAGGGGGTGGTAAAGACGCTCCTTTAAACAAAAAGACTGTTTCTTTTTTCCCTCGGTGTGTCTGTTTTTTTATATTTAGGGAAAGGGCAAAGAAAAGATGTCCAGCCCGCGGCTAGGCGGCGGCAATGTAGGCGGCGGCAATGTCGGCTGCGGCTGTCGACAATAGGCCACACAGCGCCGTCTCGCATGCCGACATGGGCGCGGCATCTAGGAATTTGCGCACATAGACGTCTACCACATTGGCCTCTGCAACGTGATGAAAGGCCGGTGCCGCGGCGTGCTCAAACAGCGTCGCTCCGTCGGCCGCGCCGTCGACAATAAAAGTGCTCGCTCCTTTCGGCGCCTTGAAATTGATCGTGTCCTGGGGCGACATGAGGATGGCAAAAGGCCATGCGTCGACCACGTGCGATGCCACCAACAAGAGCGCCGCCATGGCAAAGGCCGACGCGGGGATGTCGCACGGATCAGACGGCGAGGCCTTGGTGGAAATCTCGGCCACGTCGGTCATGATTTCGACGTCGTCCTTTAGGCCGTCGCTCCAGGCCACGAGACCGCTGTCGCGCACCCACTGCGCGGCTTCCGGGCCCGTAGGCGTGTGGTTCTTTGTCGCCAACCACCGCAAAAAGGACGCCACCGTCTCGGCCTTGGTTTGCAGTGCGTCCTCTGTGGCGAGGGTCGCCGCGCGCGCCGCCAGGTCGGGCCCGAGGAGGCCCATAACAGCAGGCGACACAGTCGAATCCCTGTCGTCGGCAACGTCCTCCAAACTCGGCGTCTTAGTGTCGGCCGACTCGCCACCGTCAACGACAGCGGCCTGTACATGTTCATGGTCTGCGTGGTCGTCCATAGGGAGTGTCTCAAAATTCTTGGTGGCTGCTGTTGTGATGCCTTGGCACCCTTTTAGTGTTTTTCTCTTTTACGTCGAGTCCTTTCTTTTTGTGCGCGCAAGTGCGCCGTTGGGCGCTTGTGTGTCCAATGGGCATTCCTCGCCCTGGACCAATGCCGCGGCGCGCACAGACTGTGGAAAAGAGAGAGCGCGCGTAATACCGCCCAAGGGATGACCGCCCATTTTTTTGGGTTTACAAACGGTTTGCATTTTCGACTCGTCGGGCGATCCTCAGACATCGCACCAAAAAGGCCAGCAGTGGATGGCCGACATTTTTGGCTTGTGGGTCCTTGCGGTTTTCGTGCGCTCGCGGCGGCGCACACGGCCGGTCCGTCATCCAAACCACACCAAAAAAGGTAGGGGTGCCGCCAATTTTTTATAAATAAATCAAATATTTTTATGCTCTTTCTTTGTCCGAGGGGGAGCATCTTTTTGCGTGTGCGCAGTGCGCATCTCTTTTTTTCCGCAATCGACGCAAGACAAGAATGCGCAATCAAGATTCGTCATCCTCATCATCCCCGGCGTCGTCGGCGTCGTCATCATCATCGTCGCCATCGTCGTCGCTTTCGCCCAGGTCATAAGGAAAACAGCCGTCGCAGATGCCGGCGACGGAATCTCCTTGGTAGAGGCTGATGGCCGCGGTGGGACGCACTCGATCCGTGTCGGGCACGGAGCCAAGACAGAATGCGCAGCCGTCGCTCGACCGGTCCGCCTCGTCGACGCAGACCCCACACAAAGGCCACGCGTCGCCGTCGGTAGTGAACAGCATGTGTCCGTCGGCGTCGTCTTGTGGCGTGACCCTGTAGTCCTCGCACATGCCACACAGGCCGAGCCGTTTCTTGGCAGGCCCGACTGCCTCGGCGCGGCCGGGTGTAGCCGCCATATAGTCACTTGTTGTGTCGCTTTTTATTCGGGTGGCTCTCGTTATTGCCGCCCTCGCCTGTGTTTTTCTGCAAGCACGAAAGAGAAACAATGTTGTGCGCAATGCGCGGCGTCGTCCAATGCTGCAGTTTGGTCTGTTTCTTTTTTTTTACTATCTCATGACGCCATTGGTCAGACGGCCCGATGCCGCCCGCGGTCTCGCCCTCGCGTGGTGGCCGCAGGACGAGCGCCGCCTGCCACAGCAGGCGATGACTGCGCCCAGACAACAGAATCTCGCGACGTCGCTCTTTGGTTGATCAATTTAAAAGAGTCGCCCAGGTGGAATGGGGGTCAACGATCTTTGGTTGCATCTGCAAAGGTCTTATGAAAATCGAGGACAAAACAAAGCGGTCGCGACGCCAAAGGCGACGTGCGCGTGCAAAATGCAAAAAAAGGTTGCGCATTTTTTCTTGCTCGTCGACGCTGTACCCAGGCCAAGAGCCACAGGTCCGCAGCGCGCGGCACCCTTTTCTTTTACGGTCAAGTGGCCGTCGATGCAGGGGTGTGGACTCGCCCGACGGGGTCCTCATCGATTGGCCCCTCTCCATCGAGATTATTGCCATTGACATTGTCGTGCGTCGGTGCGACCTCCTCCAAATTGCCTTGGGGACCAGGTGCACGCACGAGCACAAACTCGCCGTGCACAATGTCTCCGGGCCGCACGTCGGCGCCCTCTCCCGCCGTGTGGCGGTCCCATGTGCCACCGATGACAAGCGCGCCGTCGGGGTCGGATGTGAGCGTGCCACGAAATTCGTACGAAAAGCGTCTGTTGTCGCAGACGCCCTCGCGCTCTCGGTAGGCCTGCGTCCATGCCAGCAGGGTGGTGCCGTCGGGCACGCAGGGGTTGGCGCAGCCGCGCACGTGAAACCAACCCAGGCCGTCAAAGCCGTTGCCGGCAAACCAATAGATACCTAGGGCCAGGTGGCCCCACTGGTGGACGCGCCATGCATGGTGGCAGAGCGCGGGGTCACGCTGCGGTCGGCCGCACCACGTGCTCTCTGCGAGGGCGCTCATAATCGCGTCGCCGTGCGCCAGGTCCGCGTCGATGGCGTGCGAGACCTCGACGGCTTCGCTGGCCGAAAAGACATGGTCGATCTGGGCGGCGAGGACGCGCGTGCCGGGTTGCTCCTTTGTGACGATAAAAACGAGGCCGAGCATCATGGCCAATGGCGTGCCCAGGGCCACGGCAAACATGGTTATGACCAGACGCGCGACGACCTGTTCCTGATAGTGGTGGATGGCCGCATCGTGCGCGGACCTGCTCACGACGACGGCGAGGGCGACGGCGAGAACCAACTCGACCGCGATGGCGACGATGGCGCAGCCGACGATGACCTGCCGCGCTCTCGGCATCCTATCGAGTCGCGTCGCCTCCTCTTGTTTCTTTCCTTTTTTCAGTGTGTCTTTTTTTTGCCCTCTCTGCTTTTTTGCTTGGCTGTGTGGCGTCGGGTTTTCGGGTTTTTTTTGCTTTTTCACTTTTTGTTGTTGGAGGTTTTTGCGTGCCCTCTTGGCGCGCGGTCGCGCGTGTGCACCGAGTCGGCGCTTTTCACAAACCTCCCACCCAACGCCGCCGCCGACGACGAAAAGACGGGAAAAGAAAAAACGGCGCCCAACTTTTTGGCCGCGATCCCATTTGTCGCAGTCAACGGCAACCGCAACGGCCTTTTGGAGAGGGAGAAGGAAAAAAAAAAGGCCGAGGACGACAGCAACCGGCGAGACCGCCAAGGAGATTGTGCCGTCGCCGCTGCTGCGCTCTCTCTGACAGTCGGCCAAGTTGGAACAGTGGGGCACGGCCCAATCGGCGCCTGTTTGATTTTTTATCTTTTTTCTTGTCTGCTTTTCTCATTTTCTTTATTATTCTTCCAAAGATACGGCCGACCATGGCGACGGCGACCACACGGGCCAATGCAAAACAGGGGCGCCGTTGCAAGGTGCGCACGCTGGTCGCCCTGGCCTTGGCCGCATTGGAGACGGCCGGACGGCTCGACGAGGTGCCCGCGTTACGCGTGTCGCGCAGCGACTGTCGGCGCCTTGTGTCGCCTCATCCTCTGACGCGCCTCCCGCCACTGGCCGCGCTGTGCGGCCTCGCCGAGATCCGTCTGAGCAATGTCGGCCTCGGCCGGGTGCCACAGGCACTGGCGGCACTGTCTCGCGGTCTGCTCGTGCTGAACCTGGCGCGCAACCGTCTCGTCGACGTGCCGCGATGGGTGGGCCGTTTTATGAGCCTGCGCGTGCTGGACCTGGCCGCCAACCGGCTCACGCGGGTGCCCCTTTGCGTGGGCGACCTCACGGCGCTCGCCCGCCTCGACCTCTCGCAAAACCGACTCGCCTCGATACCGGCATGGTTTGGACCCGCTCTTACCGGCCTGCGCCAACTCAACTTGTGCTCGACCTTTGTGCGCGGACCGCGCCTCCCGCCCTCCTTTGGCGATCTTGTGGGCCTGCGCCATCTGTCGTTGTGCTGCTCGCCGACGCTGGCGCCTGCCTTTGCCTCGTGGGAGGATACGGGAGCCGCCGATGCGGCGCACCCGCTGTGGGCTCCCGTCTATGACCTCACGGGGCTGCGCGGCCTGGTCGTGCACAATACGTCTGTGATCGAGGTCGATGCGCGCATCGGGCGCCTGCGCAACCTCACGCGCATCGAGGGCCTCTACCTCGCGACTCGCGTGCCACCCGAGTTGGCCAAGATACGCGGCCTCGCGCATATGGACACGTGCCACTTTGCCGTATCTCTAGTGCCACACGAGTTTTACGCGCTCGCCAAGCGCATGCGCCCTCGGTGTCGGCCGCTCGTCGATGGCGCAGTTGACGGCACAGACGACGGCGCGACACGCGCGCGGCTCTGGTCGCTTCCGTCGCTGGTCGACCTGTGTCTCACTGTGCTGTGCGCGACCACCGGTGCCCAACGTCGCGACACTGCAACTGCACGTCGAGCCGACGGCGATAATTGTCACACAGCCGAGAGCGTCGACGACAGCACCTACAGCATCGACGACGACAGCGAGCGGGACGCCTGGGATGACTCGGGTGACGACCGACCGGTGGGCACCAAGCGCGCGTGGGCGAGCGGCGGTGGGCCTTTTGCGCGTGACCGCGATCCGGGCCTGTTTTACGTCGACGACGGCGGCGGCGGCGAGTGTGACGCCGCCCTCCTCGGGCTGCCGTGGTACGACGACAGAGGCGATCTTTCTGCCGGCTCGGTTGCACCGGCGGTCAGCGCCACCGCGGCAACGGCGGCCGCGGACGGCGACGCTGACGAGGACAAATCCGCGTGCAGACATCCGCTGCCCAATTGCGTGAGGTGCCTGTTGCCCGTCGAGTTGGTCGAGCGCGCCGAGGGGACATGGTCGCGCACGTGCGCCTCGTGCAAGCATCCCATCATCGGAGCGGCGTCGCTCGTCGACACGGTCCGCGCCCGGTCGCCTCCGTTTCCCCTGTGGGGTCGCAGCGGCGCCGACCCCTTTCTCGGCGTCGAGCGCGCCTTTTGTCCGCGCTGTGCGCCGAGCATCGCTGCGGCGCCGCGTAGCACGCCTTGAAAAACTCACCAAAAGATACAACACCATAAAAAAAAGATGTGCATAAAAAGATATCACTTTTGTCAAAAACAGAAAAGAAAAGACGCATCCAACGGTCCTGCCGTGCAGATGATGCACACACGGAAAAAAAAAGAGGGTCCTTTATGGCGATGCGCTGCCGAGTGGCCAAGAGGAGATCACACACACACACACACACACACACACACACACACACACACACACACACACACACACACACACACACACCCTAGAGACAAAAGGGATCGGCATAGGGCGCCAATATGGCATGCGATTGCAAAGACTGCAAAAGGTAGCCCGCCACGGGCCGGCCTGCCGACGCGGCCGTTTGCACCGCGCCAAAGCGGCCCAGCAGCCGCGTCGCGGTCGCTTTGTCGCATCCGTCTCCATAGAGGCCGTCGTCGCTGTCGCCTTGGGCATGACCGCCGTCCTTTGCATATGCAGAATGACGAGTCAGAGGGTCGGACGAGTCAGGTCCGTGGTCGTCCTCTCTGTTTATGCGATCGTCTAGATCTCGACCCGTGCTGTCGCCGTCTCTGTCTTTGTCGGCGATGTAGGGCGGCGTGGTGGACACGAGACCGTCGCACATGATGAGCGTTACTCTTGAAAGAGCCGCGGCGGCGCGGTCGATCGTGAGCGCCATATCGTCCGCTGCACGTCGCATACTGTCGTCTGCTGCGCAAGTGCCGGTGTGTCGATCACGCATAGGCACCGTGGGCAACGGCAGTGTACAGTCGAGCACGATGACGTCTGCCGAGCGCGATAGCAGCAGCCTCTGCGACGCTGTAAAACCCCAGCCAAACCCGTCGTCGTCCATGTCGTCTCCCATGGCCAAGGACGTAATCGTCGTCGATGACGGATTCGATTGAAACACGCTAGCCAGACGCTCAAAGTTGACTTGGGCGGCGCCGCCGCCGTTGGCACCAGGGCAGGTGTTAACCTCAGATGCGGCTCGCCCGCAGTCTATGATGGCCCCAAAGCGACCATGGGCGACGCCCGACGCCCCAGCGAGGTCGCGATGGTAGATCGACGCCGCGCGGGCGTGGCCCAGTGCCATGTGTCGCGCGGCGCGATGCGCGTATGGACCCCGATCGAGTGGGGCGCCAGAGAGCACGAGGCCCAACCAGAGATCGGACAGATGACCCAGTCGCATAAAGACGGCGCGCGCAAACTGCGCATAGGCCTCGATGGCCAGAGGCGAGCCCCAACCGCCAATGACCCCGCGCAACACGGGCGGCATGTCGCGCTGATCGAGCACCGGCACGGGAGCGACGCCGTGCGCGCGCAGCGTCGTCATGAGCACACGGTAATGGTGCACGGCGTCGAGGTCGATGATCACCTCGGCCGTTGGGAGGCCCGTCCAGACATCGGCGTGGATCGCGTGCCAGCGCGGGTCGTGGTGCGGCCAGGAGGCCACGTCGCTGCTCGCCGCCAGCAGATCACACGGATTGGACCTGGTGCCGGTGGATGAGGCGTCACCATCACCGCCGTCGCCACCACCACGAAAAGGCACGGCGGGCTCGTTGTGGTAAAAGGTGGTCGACGTGATCACACGACTCCAACGCACGGGGAAGCGATAAATGGTGATGCCGCGGCGCGCTAGCGAGCCACAGTCGGGCTGGCAGTCGTGGTCGACGGCGATGCCTACGGCCAGAACCGCGCCGCTTTTCTCGCCCATCTCCTCCTGCATTTTTTGGTGGCCTTGACGATCGCCGACCGTCCCGGTTCTGTCGGGGGCTAGCGCCGTCTCTCGCTGTCCCTGTCGGAAGAAAACAAGGCAACTCAAAAAGTGGGCACGTCCGTTTTTGCCGCTCTTTCTTTTCTCTTTTTTTTTCTAGACGGCCGATTTTCTTTTTTTTTCGATCTTAATAGTTTCTTTTTGGCTCTTTTCCTGTCGTGTTGGCGATTCGAGGGCACTGTGGTGTCGTTGGTTTTTTTGTTTCTTGTGGCGATGACCAAAGACCTTTTGGCTACTCGGCCCCGATGGGGGCAAGATGGCCGACGCCCACACCGGTCGATCCCTGTTGGGCGACCGCCGATCGGAAAGTGGGTTTGCGCCGCGCCATGCGCGCCCATTGGACATTACCCGAAAAAAAACTCCGACCTCAACAGAGTCTCGACAGGCGGCGTGTGTTTTTCTTGCTGCCGCTTTGAGTTCTTTCTAAAGAGGACAACGGCGTGCCCGCGAGATGGACGACCACAGCGAGGCGGCGGCGACGTGCGGCGACGACCTCGTCGCGCTCAACGTGGGCGGCACGCCCATGACCACGCGCCGGTCGACCCTGACCATGACCTACCCCGACTCGCTGTTGGCACGCGCCTTTGCCCCCGATAGCGATCCGCGCTGGCGACTGCCGCGGATGCCCGACGGCGCCTCCTTTTTGGATCTCAATCCGGTGCACTTTTCGGGCATGCTCGACGTGCTGCGACACGGCACCGGTGCGCTGTCGGCGCTGGAGCCACACGTTGCACGCGGCGTAGCGCTCGTGGCCGACTACCTCAACATGCCGGCGCTGACCGCGGCATGTGCGGTCGACCTCGCGCGACGCGAGATCGCCGCCGCTGAACCGACGCGCGTCAAGACTGTCGCCGTGGTCGTCATCGAGGCCGACGGTTCGTTGCCGGTCGTTGGCTTTGACCTGTGCGACTGGAGCACGTGCCGCCAGGTGACCGTGCTGGACTCATGGCCCGTGTCCAAGGTGCGCGCCGTCGTCGCCGCCAAAGTGGGCATCGAGCCGCAGTGCATGGATGTACACGTGTGCTGGCACCGCGAAAACGGGTCCATCCGCCCATGCGCGCACGTGACCCTCGACGATTGCGAGACCCCCTTTGGTCGCGTCAAGTGGCGCAGCAGCACCACCAAGAACGTCGCCGGCGACGCGCGGTGGATGGTGCGCGATACGCGCCACGTGCCCGAGGGCGAGGCGACGACTGCCATCGCGCTGGCGGGCACCTCTGTCCCGTTTGAACCTCGCGTCGAGCGCGTCGGTACGGCGTTTAAGCGTTACGATCTCACAACTGCCACTGTGGATCGGTGCGTCATCGTCGGGGTGGAATCCGACGCGACCGTCGAGTCGGCGTTACCGACGGCCATGTCGCGCCTGGGCATGCGCGGCGATCCCGGATCGGTGTGCGTGTACCGCGAGTATGGACGGCGCGGGGTCGAGCGCTTTGACCGCAGAAAACCTATCGCGCGAGTCTGCTTTGCCATCTTTTGGCTCGTCGAGGGCGACGCGGGCGACGCGCCGCCAACCTCGGGCGTCCCCAAGCCTGCGCATCTCTTGCCCCCGCCGTAATTGTCGGCCGTATTCGGTGCCGCCTCGGTACGCACTAACGGGAGCAGCAAATGTTTGCAAATTGCTCCCTCGCTTTTATCGCCTCTCGTCTTTCTAGAGAATAAAAACCAAAGAATTGTATTTTTTGTGCACCTGGGCGTTGGTTGGAACAACGAAAAAAAAAAGGGAGCCCCAAGGCGACGGCGCGGACGCAACATTCAGCGAGTCTTGCGGTCGTCATCGTCGTCGACGGCAGCGGCAGCAAGTTGGCCGGCGACCTGGTCGAGCACGGCCCGGTTGGCGGCGCGGTAGCCCAAGAGATGATAGGCAACGAGCGCGCCGCCAAGTGTCGACGCGGGGAGCACCAGCAGCCAGTAGACCGACTCGGGTGCGTTCAAGTAGACGCGCGCAATGAGCGTCGCGAGCAAGAGGGGCACCGTGGAGCAAATCGAGAGCGAGTGGATCCACCAAAAGACGAGTTCGCCACGCTCCCATCGGTCAAACAGGACGCTGGCGTTGCCGCCCAGCGGTAGGATCAGTGCGTCGGCCTTGGCGACCATGGCCCAGAGGACAAGCGTCTTGCTAGCGTCATAGACCGACGCGCCGACGGCGCAGACGAGGAGCAGGCCACCGATCACCGTTTGGAGCCATAGAGGGTAGCCACTGTCGGCGGCGTTGCTCTTGCCGTCGGTTTTGGCGCACGATCCTGACCGGGACCTTGCGCACGACATCTGGTTGATAACATAGAGGTCCCACAGCGACGGGCCGCGGTGGCACGCGCAGTGGTCGGCGGCGCGCGGCGGCTCGACGGCGGGCTCGGGGTAGGCGTAGGCGCGGATGGCGGCCACTTGGGCGGCGGCGGCGGTACTCGCAGACAGCGTCGGTTGGTCGTTCATCAGCGGGTTTTAGGTTTGGTTGGCGGCGTCGGTTGTGGGAGGGCACACAGAAAGAGGGGAAAAAAGGATCGATTGACCTTTTGGTCGCGAATGGAGCGAATAAAAAACAGGCCGACGACGTGCAACCGCCGCCCTTTTGTGCGCCCGCCGCACAGAGGCCGCCGCCGACACCGCAAAAACAAGGATTGATCATCTGCCATTGGTCGTGTCTCAAAAAGGCATACTAGGAAAAAATACGCAAGAAAAGAAACAGAAAAGAAACGCCGGGTAAGTCGACATTTTGGAAAAAAGCAAAAAAAGGAAAAGGGCGCACATAAGAAACGGATTTTCCTTTGTGTTTTCCCTCTGTGGCAAAGTTTGGGCTCTGGCGGTCGTGCCGTCGATGCGGGCACCGCGGACGGCCCAGCAACAGCCGCCGACAAATAAAAAAAAGTCAATGCAACCAGATTTTTTTCTAGTAGGCCGCGCTGGCCGTGTGCATTGAGGACCATGTTTTTTCGATCGAACTGCAAAAACTGTTTCTTTTTTTTCCAAATTTTGCTTGCATAGGATAGGTCGGCCTTTGCGACGAGAAAAAAGACGGCGCCCTGCCAGCCACGACCGACGTGGTCGGCGCCGGCACACGGCGCCGCCGGGTATAAAAAGACACACTCGCACACCCTTCAAAAAAGTATTCGAGTCACCGGGCACACAGGCATCGGGACCCACCATCAGCAGCCAACAACAGCAAGAAAGCATCACAGTCGCCTCTTTTACCGCCCCTTTTCGTGCATCATGACTGCTCCGCTGCCCATCGACGCCACGACACACACCGTCAAGGTGAGGCTATCGTTGGCACCTCCTCATGCGAGCGTTGTCAAGACCTTTGACGTGCCACTGGAGCGCTTTAGCATCTACCGTACCGCCTACCTCACGGCCGAGGTCGTCGACGCTCTCGAAGAAAAGACCTTTGGCATTGATCACGCGATCGTGATCGACGCGCGCCTGCCCACCGGCATGACCATCGCAGACGCCGACTGCGTCATGGAACTGGTCGGTCTGGTGCCTCTGGCGAGTGCCGAGCCCACGCTGACCGAAGTTGTGCGGCTGTGGCCGGCGCTCGCGTTGTTTGGAGCGCGCCACGCAGTTGACCGCTGTCATGAAGCGTTGGTCCGCGACATCTCGCTCGATCACGCCGACTCGATCTTGGCCGTCTACCTGTTTGACGTCATGTGCGCCCAGTGGAGCCTACGTTGCGGCTTTGGTCGCGCCAACGTGCTCGCGCCGCTGATGCCCACGGGCGGGTCAGACGCGGCTGCACGCACGACCGGATCCGCCCAGTCGATCATCGACTATATGACCCTACGCGACCGTCTGGTCGACCTGGGCATGGCCATCGAGAGCGAGACGCTGTCGTCCCAGGACAAGGTCTCACTATCGCCCCGTGACGACGGCGACGACGACGAGTGCGTCGAACGCCGTCGTGCGATGGTGGCTATGACGAACAAGAACCGGTCGAACGTGCAAAAGGCCGTCGCCGAAGCGCTGCGCGACTGGGCGCTCCCGCTGCATGCCGTCGACCAGGTGTTTGCGACCGACTTTAGCATGGCCCGGCCGCTGACCGACGCCGGCGCCCGCTGGCTGATGACGGGCGATGTAGCGGCGTCGACGATCCCGTTTGAGCAAAACATCCGCGACCTTTGCCCCGCCTTTGCCAATGTGCTGCTGGGCAAGAGCGGCATCCTGGCGGCTGGCGACGTTGTCATGGCCGGCGGAGCCGTCGTCAACGCCACCCAAAGGCCCAAGGACCGCTGCTCGCTGCCCGGATCAGACATCGACCTGTGGATCGTTGGCGCCAATCATGCCGCCCGCACTCTGGCCTTTGAGCGCACCATTCGGGTCTTGTTTGACGCCGTGCCGGGATGCTACGCGACCGTCTCGGGGTCGGTTGTCACTGTCCATGCGCCGACGCACGTGACGACAACCGGCACTCGTCTGTCGGCGCCCGTCCAGGTGATCCTCACGCCCTACCGCTCGGCGTCGCAGATTGTCTGCGGGTTTGACATGTCGCACGCGTGCGCCTACACTATGACGGCACCGACGTCTATGCCACCTGGTCGTGCGTGTGCGCGAGCGTAACCCGCATCACGCGCTCGTTGCCTGGCATGGCCGCCAAGGCTGCGCGCGTGACCAAGGCCAAGGCCAAGGGGTTCAACTATATTGGCGCGCCCGTGGTCCCGGAACCGCAATCGGACCGCCCGGACGACTCGCCCAAGCCTCGCGCGTCACACGCCGACGATTCGTGCACCGTGAGAACCGACCCCGCACACTTGACGCCTCGCGCGTCGGACGAGGCTGCCGCCGTTGCGCCCGACACGCCCCTCTACTCTTCGCCCGAGAGCGTCATTGCTGCCTTTTGTTTCTGTCCGCTGGCTGGCAACGACTATGCGTCGACCGTCGACAATGACTCTAACGACGTCAAGCCTGTCGAGCGCGACGGGAGGCGCGGGCCCGTGCCGCTCTCTAAGCGCTTTGCCGTGACGATGCCGCTGATGTCGATCGCCTGGCGCGCACCCAAGTCAAAGTATGGCGGCCCGTGCACGGAATCGATCGGTTTCCGGCTGCTCGACGCCAAGGATGCCGGCGACGGCATTGCGCGCCACCGTGCCGACGCCATGTGCGACTATGGCGAAGCGCGCAAGACCACCATGATGATCGCCACCAACAATGTGCCCCCGCCTGCTGCCGTGGCTCGACTCGGTGCATCGCGCCGGAATTGTCGCTCAGATCCGCGACGCCGCGCGAAACTCGGGCAAGTTTGCCGAGAGCGGATTCGAGTTTGTGACGGTGCATTCTGGCGGCCCGTCGCGTATCGTCGACGGCATTACGGGAGCCCCCATGCGCATCGAGGACATTGATGCCTCTCGCCATGTGTTTTCCGGCACGATGGGTCTCACCGTCGGTGTGATGGGCCTCACGGCGACGTTGTCGTCTGGCCACGTCTACTGCTCTAGGCGCATGGAGCGTCTTCGCGTCTACCCGCGCGGGTTTGTCTCGATGGCGGCGCGCGTCATGGCCTCGGCGGCCATCATTGCCGCCGACCGCTTTGCCGACGGCGTGCCGGCCACCCAGACCCATTGAGTCGTCGGCCTCTTTGGCGGTGCGCCGCTGCTCTTTGGCTCGAAACCGTTGCGCTACGATGGCGCTCTTTGCCCTCCCCACCCTCCATCCCCCACCCCAAATCCTCGCGCCATTGCGCCCTTTTCTTGTTTGACTTTGCGCCTTGCCCTCAGCAGTGTATATTAAATTTGATTTTTTTTGATATGCTCTGCGTGCGCAGTTGCATCGGCCCAGACTTGTCTCTGCAGAAACTCTTGTCGGCCCAATATATGTTTTGGTCTCTTCTTTTTTTGTGGTCGACGCACGGTGTCGCCGGCGTGGATGTGTGGGACGGTCTGCATGCCCTGTGTGGAGCGCCCGCATTTTTCTCTTTTCGCCCTTTTTTGTGGTGTGGTCGCTGAGGCGCCATCGTAAAGGGCCCGCGCCGGCGGCAAGATGGGCTGGGGGCCACCGACCAGACACCCACCCGAGGAAAAAAGCGTCCCATCGCGCCTTGCTGCCTGCCCCAAGACTGAAAAAAAAAAGAAAAAAGAATAGACCTTGCGTGTCCACCGCTGGCGCATCAGTCCATCAACAATTTGTTTGATCGCGCTCAGAAAAAAGACAAAAAGACCGTCCATGCGCAAAGGCGCGCTCACGCGCAAAGGCGTCGCATGCGACGGGGGCACCACGTTGCAGAGGTACTTTGTCGACGATGCCGTCTGCCGGCTCTATCTCCTGTGTCGTCGCGCACGGGCCGGCGACGCCGATGCAACTGAATTGCTCGCGCCCTATCTGGCCGCTTTTCCCACACACTGCCCACAGGCGCCGCGGCAAGACGGCGCTCCTCTTCCGCATCCGGCGCGCCTGGCGCGCTATTATCGACACTGCTGGACGGCCTCGATCGACGTGATGGGTACCCCCGGCGCAACGGCCGATGCAGGGGAGACGCAGTGTCGTGTGCCTATCGCTCCGCGCGGCGACAGCACGAGGATCGCCAACGCGACAACCGCCACGGAGCAGCCCGCGCGCGAGACCGTCACTCCAAAGACGGCAGCAGGCGACGACGACGGCGGACGCGCGTGCTCGGACGATTTAGACGGCCGCGGGTGGACTTTTTACATGATGGTGGGCCACGGCGCGGCCGAAAACGACATTGTCCTCTTTGGCCTCGACCGCCGCGGGCGCGTCCGCTACGAGACGGGCTACTATGTGATCCCTCACGGCCAGGACCCCGACCCGATTGGCGGCCGTTCGGCCGGCCAGCGACTCGGGCACGCTGGGCGCCAGCGCATGCCGCCGGCAATTAGCGCGCACGCGTCGGCACTGCCCTCTCTGCTTCAGGCCGCGGCGTCGGCGTCGTGCGGTGTACAACAACTAGACAGCGCACGGGGCGAGCGCGAACCGCCTCTCGATGGGCCTCTCTCCTTTCCGCAACTCAACGGAATCAACAAAGACGCCGACGATGCGGATCGCACAGAGCGACGACCCGTCGGCGATGCAGCCGACGGCGACAGCATCGACGTCTGTGGCTGCGGCCGTGACGTACGACATGTCAAGAGACGCATCGAGACCATGCTGGGCGCCGCCTCGCTTCGGTCGACTCTCGCGCCCCTGCGGCGCGCAGCCGACCTGCCGCCGACGATCGCGGCCTACGTGAGCGAGAACGAGCCCGACGCCGACCGGCTGTGGCTGGGCGGACGGCCCGTGTCGGCGGCATCGCTCGCCGGCCGTCAGATGGCCCTGGCGTTGCGTCTCTACAGCGGACACATGGCAGGCCGACGCGCGTCGCGGCTCTTTGGTCGGCCGCCGACTCTGGCGGGGATGGCTGCTCGCGCGTGCGCCATCGCCTCGGTGCCGCTCGATCGGCGGCGCGCGCCCGCTGAAGCGTTGGCCCTCGTGGGCGCCCACATTTGGTGCCTGGTGTGTGCCGACGACCCCCTGGCAACCGGACGCCTTTCCGGGGCGACGCGATTGCTGGACGCCGCGCGCGCGCTCGACGTGACTCCCACGACCGCCGAGTTGCGTCTACCCGAACTCTTGTGTGGGACGCTGGCGACGCCGGCTCTCTCATACGCCACCCCCGGCCAGACCTGTCCGCCCCTGGACGTCGCTGCCGCGACGCCAGCAAAGGATGCCCTTTGATGCCGCGCGCGCTTTCAAAGAAAACATTGTTTTTCTTGCCATTCCCTTTTCGACAATCGCTCCCGCAAAGGGGAGAAAAAGGGGGTGTTTGGTTTTGGTATCCTCGCCGAGCACCCACACGCCCGCGCAGAAAAAAGGGCGCACACACCGCATGGTATTGCGTCGCCATAAAGGCGTCGGGTTGTGTGATCGACAAGATGACCGGCGGCCACCGCACGTCTTGATCCCGGCATTCTGCCGAGTTGTGGCCAATGCAGAAAAATGCAGATGGCATGGGCCCTCGTGCCGCCGCCACCCCTCCCCCAATCTCTCCGCGTGAATGTTGGGCCGCGTACTGTCGGTCTCCAAAAGAACAAAAAACAGTCGACAGTCTCTCGCCGCCTGCCAGAGACAAGTTTGTGTTCGCCTCCTCTTTAGAGCCGTGCGCGCAGACACACCGCGGCATAGAAAAAAGTGGGGCGGATCGGGCATACGGTCGGCTCTTGTTGCCTTTTTAGCCGTTTTTTGTAAAGACGTCTTTTCTTTTTGTTTTTTATTGCGACAGAGGCGCCGCACAGACGATTTGGGAGTGGGGGAGGGCGGGCAAAAAGCGACGGCGGATCTTGTCATGGCGAGACGCCCATGGCGGCGGCCAGGCGTGCGCATACTTGATCGCGGGGCGTGTTGGTCGCATCGTGGACCAACGTCGCCATTCGCACAGAGAGGCGTGCGCTCGCCGTCGAATCGCCCTCGCGGGCAAGATGGCGACGGCACAGCGCAAAGAGGCCGCTGTCAACGATGGTGACGGCGCCGGGAGACGTCGGCGACATGGACGCACCCACGGTGACTGCCGTCGCCGGCGACAAGAGGGCCTGCGCGACGAGGGCAACAACGCTATCGCGCTCAATCCACTCCTCCTTGGGGCCGGGAGCCGGCCTGTGCGGGTCGGCACGCCCGCCCACCACCTCCCACATGCCGGCGATATCATAGGACGGCACCACGGCGAGGCTCAGTCGGCACACTCTGTTGCGCGTCTCCCATATGCGCAGCGGACCGCCGGCGTCGGCGCGCTCAACGACGTCGCTGGCCACCTGTCGGTTCCACTTGCGTTCGAATGCCGCCTGGCGTCGTCGCCCGTCGTCGTCTTGCCGATCCTCTTGGCTATCGCTATAGGGCGCATTGTCCTCGCCGTCGCTGTGAGGTTTTTCGTCTTTGACGTGTGCGTGGATGAGAACACCGTCATCAACGTCGTCGCCTTTGTCTTCTTCATCGACATTGTCGTCCATGGGGTCCACGCTGCCACGGCGGCCACCCACACAAGAGGCAGAGAGGACCGACGAGGTTGCGCCAGACTCGCTGGTGGTCCGTGCGTCGGCTCTGACACGTGCAACCGCGGTAGTCGGCATAAAGTGTTTGATGTGTGAGAGTGCGGCGGCCGGTCCGAGGCCTTCTCTGTCGCTGTCGTCGACAAAGCCAACATCGCGAGGTTGCTCCCTTGACGTACCCACCCACGTCCTCTGGGCAGCCCAACGCGACGCAGACGATGCCCGACGGCGTATGCGGCGACGCCGCGCTGGCCGCTCGTCTCGGTCAGTGTCATCTTCTTCCCCGTCCATGTCGTCTCTCCTCGCAGCGTTGCTCGGTCCCGACGATGTCGATGCGGCCGCATGAGAACGGGTCCGTTTGCGCGATGACGCATCGGACCGCGGCACGATGACCTCGGTCGCGCTGTCGCCGACATAGTCGTCATCGTCATCGTCATCACCGTCAGTGTCGTTGTCCTCAGTGTCGGATGCATGGACCCGGTTGGTCGATACGGGTTGCCTGCGCGAGGTTGAGCCGCATCGGCCGGCGTCACCATAGGGGCGGGGAGCCGACGGTCCCTCTGACGGTGGATCGTCTTTGCTCGCGCGGCGAGCGATCGGCGAGCCAGGTTCCGATGGCGCAGGATCACAGAGGCGCGCCTTGTACTGCTCAGCCAAAAGGGCCGCCGCATCGCTGTCGGGACGCACGACGGCCGCCACCACGTCGATAAACTCGGCGAGATGGGACATTTGGATGGCCGATGTCTTGATGTTCCGGACGGGATTCGAATCGCTGGCGGGCCGGCCGGGCAGCGATACACGGTCGAGGCGGCCCATGCGCCGGCACACGGCACCCATCAGACGGCGCGTGGCCGTGTACACGTCCCTGCGCGATGGGTGACCGGCCATGGCGCGGACAATGTCAATGGCCGACAGCCAGTGTCCGTCGGGCGACCGTCGTATCGGGCACGTCGGTTCTTGGAGCGGGCTCAAAGTGTCGCGGCCGCGGCTCGACTCGCAGTTGTGCTCGGTCGGAGCGGCCGGGTGATTGACGTCATGGGTCCCCCGGACGGTCGTCGACATGGACGACATGGGTCGCCCGCGGTGCCGATCACGAGGTGCGTGCGAGCGCGCAGCACGCCTGGTGGAACCGCGCACGACGACAGCCAGTGGTCTCGTCGGGTCGTGGCTTGCCAGCGCCGCGGTCACCTGCAGCGCCCGATGCCCACACAGAAACCGTCGTGAGATGCGCGACAGAGGTTGTGGCCGGCAAGGGTTTGCACGCACAAACAGACGACAAAAAAAACGAGGCAGCAACAACGAAAAGGCGCAAGAAAAAGACCCACGGAGCCAGAACCTTGTCGTTGGCGAGGAGCACGGCGCCGCGCGAGTCGGTGAGATCGTGGGCGATGGCGCCGGCGGTCGCGGCCGCCGTCGAGGCGAAATGCAGGGCGGGGCGCGTGGGATACTTTTTCGCGTGCGTGGCGGCGATGCGCTTGTGGAGCAGAGCCACCGCGGCGTCCTTGGGGATACGCTTGACGGTCACGAGCGCGGGCCGTGCCATCGCGCCGCCTCCGTCGACCTCGACCGTGTATTCGAGCGTGCCAAAGGCCGGCTTCATCTTCTGTGTCTGGCTGCAATTTTCGTCGTATTTGTTCCTGCTTTTTTTCGCGTGGCAAATGCACAGACGGACTTGTGGTTTTTTGTGGTTTTACGTTGGCCTCTTCTTTTTGGCCCTGTCTCTCTTTTCGACTGCGCGACCAAAAGCAAATACAAGTCGTCGGTCGCGCCGTCGGCCTCGCGCTGCGCTTTTTGCCTGCGTGTTGTCGACACGTTGTCGCCATAAAAGAGCAGACCAATCAACGCGTCGGGATCGCCCTGTGCCACGACAAGGCTGGACCGGCCCTTTTCTCATCCGGGCGGTGGCTCTTGGGTGGGCATGCACCGTCTCTTTGTTCTCTCTCCTTTTTTTTGCAGACCAACAAAAGGGCGAGAGGGCGACAAAAACCACGGACGACGCCGGCGAAAAGCCCGACACCCTTTTTTTTACAACAAGAAAAAAATGAATTTGGCGCCAGATTCGTGTGGCCCTTGTAAAAACGCCGATCTTTTTTGGACCCGTCTTTTTGTTTGGGGGGGAATGGGGCGCGGATTGCCTGTGCCATGTATGCACATGCCATACGTCGGTCTCGCCAGCCAACAAGGTGTGCACAACTTTTTTTTTCGCTTCTTTATTTGCAACAAAAGTTGCTCATATTGGTTGCCGATGGGCGCCGTCGTCCATACTTTTCTTTTTCGCAGTGAAGGCGCGGCAGCCGGATCAGCCCACAAAACACACATGTTGTTTGTGTGTCTGGTCGCGCCAAAAGCGTGCCTCTTTTTTTTGCACGTACGGTGGACCGTCCATTTGTCGTGCAGGCGCGCGGTGTCCCCGCCATGGCCTCTTTTTTTTTTCCGAAAACAATCACGCAAATTGCTTTCGGAAAGAAAGGGATCACGCCCCGATTGGGGCCAAAACTGTCGACTCGCTTGCGCCATTGGGGGTGCGCTGCAAGCGCCGACGGCGGACCAGCAAAGGACCGTACCATGCTTTTCCTTCTTCTTTTTTTTATTCCTATATCACGCACGGCAACCCTATCGGCACCGCCGCGCTCGACAAGCACACCTTTTCTCTTTTTTCTTCCCTTTTCGTCTCGTCGCTTTGCGGTAGGCGCCCCGTCGCAACAACGGTACCGATCGAGGAAAAAAGTAACCCGACAATGGAGAGCATGATGGCAACACTGGCGACGGCCACAACGACGGCCGCGGTCCGGCTGCAGCACGCGGTCCGGTCAATGGCTGCAATGGTGACTCCATCCGCCGCGCTGTGCGGCGTCGTGGCCGCCACGATGGCGTGTCTGCGCACACAGCGATCCGTCGACGGCGACAATGTCGTGATGCGGGGACTAAATCTGGGGTTTCATGCCACCTTGCGCTGCGCCACGGCCGCATACCTCTATAGGCAGCGGCCGACGTCCTTGGTGGCCTATGCCGTCGCCTCGATTGCCGCCGAGGAGGCCGCCTTTGGGCTGTTGGCCCACGGGCCGGCCGGCGTGGTCCACTGTGCGCTGCCTGCGCTGGCGCGCGCTGCCGTGACGCTTTCGGTCTCTGCCGTCGTATGGAGCGTGTGGAACCTGTGCATCGCCACTCCGGCGGCATCCCTCATTTCGCCCTCGCTCGACGCTCTCTACGCACGCCCCGGCACGATTGTGTGGGTCGTGATGGTCGCGGCGTCGGTCCGGCGCGTTGTGTCGCTGTATCGTCACGGGCTGCCCGCCACGCCCTCGTAACCCGTTCCTTTATTTTTTTTCTTGCCATCCACAGACACATGTGCATAAATCCTCGGCGGTGCATTGCAAATGTCCACTTTTCTCGTGGCCTCTTCTCGGCAACGGCGGTCTCTTTTTTTGTGGCCGGCCCTGCGACTCCCACAAAAGAAATGTTTCTTGTACGGCGGGCCGTGTGCGGATAGAAAAAAAAATGTTTTTTTATTTGGGTGCATTTCTTGGCTCTACAGGCCGCGCCATGGAGGGGTCTGACGCAACAGCAGCCTCCTAGGGGGCCTCTTTCTTCGCCAGCAGGGCGTCGGCCAGACGACGGCATTCGTCGCTGTGGGGTGCGTCACCTGTGGCATCTGCTGCCTGCCCGAGACGTGCGGCGACCCGCGCCACAAGGTCCTCGCGGTCTTGTCGTTGTTGCCGCGGCAGCAGCGTGTCAGAGTCGTGTTGGTTGTGTGCGTGCGCCAGACAATGGCGTGCCGTCGTCGAGAGCCACATGTCGCCAAATGCCACGGCGTTCCTGCTGTCGTCGTCGGCAAAGCAAAACACACCGGGCGGCGGTTCGCAATCCAAACTGGTCGCCACGGCGACGACTCCCGTAGGAGACGCCATGTGCGTCCGCGCCTGGCGGATCATCCTGACGCGGTCGATCCACACCGGGCCGGCGCCGGCGACGGTTGCCTGTTTCGTGTCCTCGTGCGTCTCAACACACCCGGCCACGACACGCCACGGGCGTTGAGGACGCACGCCCGGACGCGCTGCAAACACAAGGCGCCACATGCCGCCTCGCGATTCCCACACGCACAGAGGACGATCGGTGCGCGCCTTGTCGGCCAGACGCTCAATGAGGGTCGTGTCGTGCAGACGCTCGCTTTCGTTGTCTTGTTCGGAAGCGCGCGCAGCATCGTCCCTGGCGCTGTGGCTGTCGATGGTCCTGTGGGCGTCGGTCACCATGGGCACGACATGCAGCGCGACGCTCGGTTCAACGTGTCTGTCGGTGGGCATGATTTCGGCGCTGTCGTGGCATATTGAATCGTCCGTATCGGTCGGTTCCGATTTGACCGGTTCCAACTTGACCGGCCGTAATGTGATCGATTCGGCGACATGCGTGGGCGTGCCGTGATGCGCGTGCAAAGTGGGAGGCGCTGCGGGTTGGAGGCGGCGATGGTTGTCGCGTGCGCGCTCGATCCGGTCGAGGAGGGCGGCGAATCCGGGCGTCGAGCGGTAGCGCTTGAGGCGACCACCATAGGGCGACCCGCCGATGGCGTTGGCGCCGGCGAGCATAAAGTCGACCAGTTCGTCGGCCTGCACGACCGAGGACGGCGTCTGGTCGCCGGAAAACGGCTCGGTCGCAAACACCCATCCGCGTCGCGTGAGCGTGCGCAGGATGGTCGCCGCGATTTGGCGCCCGTGTTGGCCGCGCACGCCAGTGGCGTTGCGCACGAGGTCGAGCGCCGACACCACCTCTCCGTCGTCGCTGATGCGCGGCGGTATCTCACCCGGAAAGGGCTCGTCGCGCTGCAGGCAAGGCAACCCTCTGTCTGGCTCGCGCCCGGCGCCCGACGTCCACGTCGAATCGTGCCGCGGTGTCGAGGATGCCATACGTCCGAGACCGTCGGACCCGTCGCCGCCCGATCGGCTATCGCTGCGATTCGATGGACATTGCCAGTCTTCCCGTTGACGTCGGTACGGATGGCGGTGGTGGCCTTGGTGGTCGTGGCGGTCGCGACTGCGTCGGTAATCGTCGCGAGTGCGGTGGTCGTTGTGAGCGTGCCGTCGAGTTTGCCCGCCGTCCCCGTGCGCTCGCGTGTCGACGCGGTCGATTTCCATTTCAGTCGCGTCTATGCGCGTGTGTTGCCTTTTCGTCTACGCCCTCGCTCGTGCGCCTGTGCGATCGAAAAAAAGAGCAAAGTCACAAAGAAATGCAGACGTCGGCTCTTTCTGTTTTCTCTTTTTTTTCCCTTTCCGAAAGAAATGAAAAGTTGTGCTGTCTCGGCTGCGCGTCCGCGGCCTCGGTCGGCGGGCAGGCTGTGAACAAAAAGAAAGCAGGCCTCTTGAAAGTGCGTCCTCCAGGGTGCGGTCGTTGGCTTTTTTTGCGTGCGCAACAATGGCGGCTGTCGCCGCATTTTTTTCCTCTGTTGCCGTTGGTCGGCCTTTTTCTCTAATTATGGGGGGTCGGCTGTGGCTCCGTCTGGTTTCTCTCTCTTTTCCTAGTCGGGGGAGGCGACGGCGGCGCACGCCGTCGTCGCGTCTATCCAGCCCACGGCGCCACAACGAAACCGACCTATGCCCGCTGCACGCGCACACACGCACGCAAACCACGACAGCCAAGAGGAGAAAAAACACACAAGGGCAGGGCAGAAGACCCACACACACACGCACCAGGAGCAGACAAAATTCCAAACAAACCCCATCCTCTCCCAAAGCAAGGCTCTTGTTGGGTGCTGAAAAAAGAAAATGTCACGGCGGCGGCCTGCGCGCGCAGAGGACGACACACGACCCGAGGGACAGCGTGACGATTCGCCTCCACCGTCCAAGCGCGCACGCCTCTGTGTCTCGGTCGAGGCCGACTTTTCCGGCGGCCGTGTCGCCGGCCAAGGGAACGGCGACAAAGAGCCCGACGCCGACGTCGATCGCACGGCCTGTGCTGACGCGCAGCACCTCTTGTCGTTGCCGCCCGAGATACTCGCCATGATCAAGGACCGGCTCGACCCGCTGTCGTCCCTCTGGTTCCGATCGTCCAGCACACTGTTGCGCGCGCTGACAACGGCGTCCGACAGGCGCTGGGACACGGAGACGGGACCCATCGACCGCTGCGTGACAAGGGTGCTCCCCCTGGTCGGGATCGACGCCGCCCGACTCGTTGATGTGGACCGTCCGACGACGAGCAAAAAGCGCTGGCCGCCCGTACACACGACCGGCCGCCAGGCGCCCATCGACCAACCCACGCTCAAGCGCTACGCGCTCAACGCCGCGTTGCTGCGTTATCTTGCGCACCGAGGCGTCGCCAACGTCACCGACGCCTTTGGTCATGCGTGGGACGAGTCTGTGCGCGGCGAGGCGGCCGACAAGAAACGGTGGAATGTCCTGAGACTGCCAGCACCGCGCGACACCCGCCACAGCCCCAACGCCGTGTGCACCTTGACATTTGCCTTTGACATGCAGGGCGGCGACTACAAGAGATCGCTCTTTGCCCAGACCAAGGGCGCCAACGTGGCGGGCATCGACACGTGCTTTGAGCACGCGACGGCCGTCTATGCGCACGCTCTCGGGCGGGCCTTTGGTACGCGCGCCGTGCCGTTCCTGCTGGCGCCCCAACTGTATGGCGGACCGGCGCCACGCATCGCGGCCGCCGGTGCCCGCTGCAAGGGCGTGCGATTTGGTTAGTCCTGCTGCATTGTCGCTGTTACTATGGCCATCGTTATCGCTGCTGTTGTCGCACTCGGCGTCACGCGTTTTTTGGGACGCCTGCACTTTGCGCCACCAACAAAAGGAGAGCCGCGCGCTGACACTGATTAAAAAAAGAAACATTTTTCATTTTTTTTTTGATCACGCGAACCACAGCATTGCCCTTGGCGGTTTCTCTTTTTTTTTCGCGCTCTTTTTCTTCCAGTATTGTCTTTTTTCTTTCCCTTTTTTTTTGGACGTCACCGAGTCGCTTTTTTGGAGGCCCTCACGGGCCGTGGCCAATGCTGGCCGCAGGCCTAACCGGCGGCCAGAACCGATAATCTTTTGAGACTTTATATGGTTCCGATTCGATACAAAAAATCGGCGTGTATTGGCCGACGGTCGACCGCGGTCCACACGCCGACATTGCCGATCCGCCCAAATACGCGCAGCCAATCCCATTTTTAATGTGAAAAAACTACCCAATGGCAGTAGTCAACAAAAAGCGGGTGGCTTGTCGACACTGACGAGGACAAAAGCGGCGCGCTCACGGCGCCGCGGTACGTATCGGTTTTGTGAGACAACCGCGCGGCCGACGAAAAGAACAAAAGTTGTTGCCTTTTTTGCGGGCAGCGTTGTCGTCCTTTTCTGATGAAGCGCACGTTGGACGATCTTGCGTTGCAACTCTCGACGGGCTCGTCTTGTGGCGACAGCGACGGCCAAGACGACAGCGACGACATCGCGCCCAGACCGTCGCGCGCCAAGGTCGACGGCGGTCCCGCGTGGGACCCGCCCATGGTGGCCGCGCTCTTGCGCGGGTCGGCGTGGGCGCCCGACGCCGAGTCCCAGAGGCTGTTTGCCGAGTCCATGTTTTCCGCAACGCGCCTGAATCGCATGGCTGACCAGTGGAACCAAAGGTCACCCACTACGGTGTGGGACGTGGTGGCCGCGGCGTACGAGGCCCTGTGGTCGTCGCTCGGTCCGGCTGGCATCGAAGCCGTGGGCGGCCACCACCGCCCGCCGACCTTTGTCGACGTCCAAAGGGCCTACTATGATCTAGACGACCACGACAGCGTCGACAGACACATGGCCCTGCTGCACGGCATGCAATTCGACGGGGCGTTTCCCGACTTGGAGCGCAACGTGCTGGTGCCCTGCCGCTCGTTGGGCGAGGCCATCAACCGCGCCGCCCAGCGAGCGCTCACCGTCGCCACACTGGGCCAGAGCGCGTACGCGCGCTTTCCGCGCGTGTTTTCCCCCGTATGGGACGCGCTCGCCATCGCGTCGGCGCGATGCCACTGCCGCGTCATCAACGCCGACGGCACGACCCGACCTTATCTGATCATCGTGGGAGATGGCTTTGGAGAGCGCACGCGCGTGGCGGCCCTTTTGCGCGGTGACGCGTGCTACCCGCCCGATTTTGTCGAGTGCCCCACGAACGTCATCTCTTCCGTCACCTTTCGCGCGGATGGGACGCGCTCGTGGGGCGCGCGGCCCTTCCTCGACGTATTGGGGACCCCCATTGCGTGCTTTGGAAATGAGCACCTGGTCCCCTTTCTAGAGGCGCTGGCCGACCCGGTTTCCGCGCGTCATACAATGGCGGACGACGCGTATCCCGTGGCGGCGGGCGCCGCACAGGTCGCGCGAGCCCTGGTGCCCATCCCGACGGCCGACCGGTACGCGGACGCGCTAGAGGCCGCCTTTGGCTTGTATCCGCACGAATCGTCCATGGGTTCCGTGAGGGCCCTCGCACTCACCGAATACGACCTCGTGCTGGCGCTTTACCTGTTTGCGGGCCAGACGAGCGCGCGCAAGCGGGTCGCCGACCGCCGTGCCCGCGCACGAGGCGTGCCACGGCTCGTCGACCTCGCGAGCGCCGTGTACACCGGACCTCTCACGGCGCAGGTGCTGCCGATCGAGGCGGCCCGCGTCGCAGCGCGGTACACGCTGGACCGCATATGCGCCGCGCCGGCCCTTGCCGATGGCCACCTGGCCGACGCCGCGACCCTTCTCGATGTGGCCGAGTGTTTGGATTACTGTCCCACCAAGGCCGAGACGCGCTGGCCCGAACTCTTGGCTTGGTCGCTCGACATGACCAATGTGAGCGGCTTCCCCGTCGATAGGTACCCTTTCTGCACGGACGACGGCTATGACGATAGTGACGACGACGACGATAGTGGCGACGGCGGTGGTGACCATAGCGACCACGACACAGAAGACGATACAGACGACGACGACGGAAAAGGGTATGATGACGACGATCATCTTCTTTTCACCGATGATGGCGACGACGACGACGACAGTGGCCCATGATTTCTTTGCCGTCGCATCAAGCGGCGGCGGCGAAATACGAGGCTTTGGAGAATGGCAACCCGTCGCCCGCGCGAATGACACGACACCACGGACGCCGCGCGCAGACACAGACGCCCCCTAAATGATCATCATCACCATAATAATGACAAGAGTTCCATGTACGCCCAATTGTCGATCGACGCGGCACACGCGGCCGCAACTCTCTGGCTTTTTTCTTGTTGTTCTTGTTTGATTCTTTTTCGTCTACAACACGAAAAAACGGCAACAAAAGGAGAAAAGGCAACGGTCACGCGTCGACGCTGCAGGCTCCAGGCTGTTGCGACCAGGTGCCGAGGTGGAGCGCGAGCGCGTCCGACACCTCGGGCATGTCCATAGGGCCCAGCCACCCGACGACGACCGGACGTCCGTGTGGCGTGCACCCCAACGGCGGCGGTCGCTCGGGCTTGGGGCCGCGGTTCTTGGCGTGCTCGCGCATGGCCACCATAAAGGCGGCCATGGGCGCGCCCCACATGTGCTCGTCATAGTCGGCGCCGGCCATGACGGCCTCGGCGTCGGTGCCGATCTCGCGCGTCCATGCTGCCGCCTCGTCGGCCGACCACGCGACGCGGCGCCAGCCCAGGGCGCCCGACGGTCTCGTGTCGGCGACCGCGCCCTCGCCACCGGGACGATTGGACGCGATCGTGAGGGTGAGGCGCCGATCGACAAAGGGCCAGCCACGGGCGCGCGCGTCGTCGCGTACGCCCTCGATCTGCAGCACGACAACGGCGGTGGCGTCTGCGGGCAGTCCCGCCGCTGCGGCTGCACACGCAGCGTCATTCATGATGTGTGCCCGCGGCACGTAGGGCCTGGTGGGAGGGATCGTCGCCTCAAATCGCGCCGACCACGCCGCTCCCTTGCGGGGCTCTTTTGCTGCGCCCTCATGCTCCATGCCACCGTCGCGTATCGATCGAGATATTCTTTTTCGCCGTCGTCGTCGCCTTTTTGTTCTCTCCTCTTTTCTTTCTGTTCCTCTCGCCAGAGAAGCGGGTCGTGGATGTGCGTGCGTGCGCGGTCATCGGCTAGAGGCGCCTCTCTGTCGCGAGAGACGGAAAAAAAAGTTGTCGTACAACAGAGCCCGCAAAAGAAACGGCCCTTGCGATTGTCCGTTTCTTTTGCGGGGTGTTGTCGCCGTGTCGGTCGGCTCTGCCTGCGGGGGGATTCTTTTTTTTTGGCCATAGGCATTTTTTTTCGAGGCGCGGCGACGGCAGCGCTCGCTGGCGACCAAAAGTCCCGATGTATGGAGCCGACAGAAAATCGAAAAAGTCCGCGTTGCTCGAAAAATCGTTGGATCGTCTGGTCGGGGCTCTTTGTCGCCGTTGGAAAGCACCGGGCGACGGCGACCCAAGACACCGACCAAAATCCTCGGCTCTGGGAGCGGCGCGCTCGCGAGGAATAAATATTTTTTTGTGAGGGCAAGGGAAAAATGGGTTGTCTTTTTTTCGAAAAAAATGTTGCAGCGTGGTGGCCTGATTGAAAAAAAAAAAGAAAAAGGTGGGACGCTAAAAGAGAGCGCCAACGGCGAGGATCAGCGCGGGCTTGACGACGCGCGCGCAGAGGCGACCGGCACAGGCCGACTGCGCATGCGCGACTAGCGGCGCCTCGACTTGGCGGCCTGGGTCTTGGCCGCGAGCAGAGCCATCTTGCGCTTGCGGCTGCTCTTGTCGTTGTGCGCCGCCTCGTCGTCGTCGTGGGCGTCATCGTCCGGTTGGTCTCTGTCGCCGCCGTCGTCATGGCTTTGGTCCTCCTCTTCTAGACTCTCGTCCTCTTCGACCTCGTCCTCATCGTCTTCTTCCTCGTCATCTTCCTCGTCCTCGTCATCGTCATCGACCTCGTCGTCGATAAAGTCGCGGGCCGACAGGCGGCGTGGCTTGGCGGCCGGGGTACGGGACGTGCGCGCGCGCTTGGCCGGTGGACGCGGCGAGGCCGAGGCGGACGACGACGTGGACGAGGTGCCGCTCCTAGAGAGAGCAGCGGTGCGCGACGACGACGACGACTTGGCGCGGGCATTGTCGGGCAGGGCGGCGATTTCGGCAACCTCGGGTCCGACGGCCGCAGCGGCCAGGGCCGGGTGCGAGAGGGCCACCGTGCGCACGTGGCGCGAGGGCATCGACGCCATCTGCGGGCGGATCGGGCAGCCGCGCGCGTCGACCGGCGGCGAAAACTGCTGGTGAAACCGGCGCGCCGTGTCGTGAAAGAAGCGCGCCATGCGGATGCGCTCCACGACGAGCGAGGCGTTGGCGCGTCCTTCGGCCTCGGCCAACTCGACGGGGTCGGTGGGCACGCCGCGTCCGACGCGCGCCGCGCGCCCGCCCGCAATGGTCTCCTTGTAGAGGCACGCCATGTGGTAGTGGATAAAGCCCCACGCGCGCACCCACATGCTGGCCTGCGTGATGCCGGCTGTCCTGGCGCGGGCGCGGTCGGCACGCGTGGGCCCGGCTGCCGCCACGGCCTCGCGCTGCTTGGCCTCGAGTTGGCGCCAGTGCTCCTCGGCTTCGGCCAACACGCGACCGGCCTCGTCGACCAGCGCCCCGCGGCGCTCGGTGCTCATGGCCCAGGGCTCGTCGGGCAGCGGTTCGGTGACGCGCGCCGGCTCGGCGGCGTCTGCGCCGCGCGCTCGTCCCGCGCGTCTGGTCTCGGCTGCCACGCGAGCCTTGGTCTCGGCGGCGAGGCGGGCCTCGGCGTCGGCCTTGGCCTTGGCCATCTCTTGCAACTCGCGCCTCAGCGCCGCCACCATGTCGTCGTCTCCTCCGGCGGGTGGCGGCGCTGCCTTCGAGGCCACGTTTTTGTCTCGGGCGGCTCCGTCGTGCGCGACGCGGCCCGTGTCCTGGTCGGTTCTTTTGCAGTTGTTGTTGTCGTCGTCGTCGTGGCCGCTATGGTCGTCGTCGTCAACATCGTCATCGGCAATCCTGCGCTTGCGCTTGCGCGAATCGGGCTGCGGCGTCGCGTCGGCCTTGCACAAGGCTGGTGCCTTGCCAGCAACGGCCGTTGAGTCGGCCGAGGGGTCGAGTGCCGCGGCGGCGGCAGACCCAGCGATAGACTCGATAACGGTGGCGCTCATGGTGGGCGTGACCCAAAGGGTTCCCGATGTGACCTACAAGGGACAGGCAGAGGCGAAGAGAAGGCGGTTTAGGCACGCGAGCGGTGCCGTCGGGGGACGTTGGTGAGGGGCGAGGATGTGCACGGGGCCGGGTCGGCTGGTGAGGATCGAGTCGGAAATCCAGTGCGTCCATGGGGCCCTTTTGTGCGCGCGCGCACACACGCGCATGCGCATGCGCGCGCATCATGGTTGCTGGTGCTGCTGTCGGTTTCGTGTGTGAGCCAATGGGCGCCGAATGCATGGCGTCGCGCTTGCCGGCAGCAACGTCCAAACGGAAGAAAAAGAAAAAACGAGTCCTCCCCCAAACCGCGCTACTGGTGTTGTTTGTGCAGCCCCCCCCCCAGCGCAGTAAACAGCCGCCAATAGCATCCAATGTCGGGGTTTTGAGAGTTGTTTCCTTTTTTGTTTATCGCAAAAGAGACGGCCACCATTGGCTGACGGTTGGGACAGACACGGCGCCCCATTGGGCGGTGCCATGCATGAAAACCGGCGGCCCGCCGACGGATCAAACACAGCCTCTTGCACACACAGACCCGACGCCCATCGACCACTCGGAACGCTATCGTGCGTTCAAAAAAAAAAGAGAGAAGAGAAACAAAAGGAGCGCCCCGACAGGCACCCGCGAGGACACTCTGCAGTGTTTTCATCGAGGTCTTTTTTGAGCACACCCGTCGAGAGGACCGGGCCGGCCAGCCGTCGATTGAAAAAAAAAGGAAAAGAAAGAAGCATCCGAGGGATGTCGACGCAAGAAATCCAACGCCACCACCACCACAGGAGGAGACCCACGGACGACATGAGCCTTGTCGAGCCGCGCGGCCGTCGCCGCCACCAGAGCCTGTCGCCCGACCGCCGTTTGTCAGACAACAACAACAACAACAACAACAACAAAAACAACAACAAAAACAACAACAACAAAAACAACAACGACACCTACACCGCGACAGCACACCGACGCAAGCGTTCACAGACACCCGAGCACCGTCCGCATGACGCCCCTTTGTCGGGCCGTCGCCGCCGTTCGCCGGCACCCAGCAGGTCGCGTACCCCGTCGCCGGCGCGCGACTCGACCGACGAGCGCCGCTGCGCCAAGCGCCCGCGGTTTGTGGAACATGACCGGGCGGCGCCCGACAGACAATGTGCCGAACCGGGCGACGACCCCATACAGGTGCCGCGAGACGACGTCGACCATGATGCGTCTGACGACAGCGACAGTCAATCGGAAGACGATGTCGATGGCGACGACCGTGGCGGTTACGGCAATGCACGCCGTGCAGATGCAACCATCACCAACGACGTCGACGCAAAATCCCCGTGCATACCCGTGCGTCCCGTGGCGGCTGGGCAGCGGAGGCGCACCACTGGCAGTGCGCGCACGCGCCAACGCCGCCAACAGCGCGAGCGGCGTGCCCTCCTCAAGGCGCTCGAACTTGTCAAGGCCCAGGGCGTGGGCGCGGTCCGAGACGTTGTTGACGGCGTCCACGGCATCGGCGGTCGCACAGACGGGAGGCGCGAAACGGGCCGTGGCAGCGACGTCTCTGCGCCGCACCGCGACAGGAGAGCGTCGCCGGCACCGCGCGACCGCAACAACAGAGACCGCCCCACCCGAACGGTGGACAATGTGAACCGGCGCCACGTCGATACCGACCCGATCCGACCGGCGACGAACCGGATCACGCACCGCCAGCGCGTGTCGATGACGGACGCCTGGGAGCAGGTCGACGTCTATCACGAGGGCTGTCGTCGCGCGTTCCTCGACGGTGCGCGTCCGCCACGGCCACCCCCCGAACATTATTTCAACCTCGTCCACCAGGCCGTGCAAGCCTATGTGGGTTCGGGAGGCGACACTGCCGGCAACCACATCCGGTAGCGTGCATCACAGCACCCCGCGCGCCGGACGACCCCGTGCGCGCATGGCCGCAACAATGCCAGTGTTTTTTAGTTTTCATTTCTTTCCCTTTTGTTTCTAAAAAAATATTGTGTGTCCGATTTTTTTTCAAACAGCGCAAACCTTTTTGCAAGTCTAAAGGGGGGCGGGGAGAGGGAGTGAAGAAAAAGAGTGCGCCGTCTGTGCCGCGGACGCTGTGGCACCGAGGGAGCAGGCTTTGTGCGTCGTCTCTGCTGCCCAAGGGCCCCGATCGCAAAGGGCCCTCGGCGCGACGGCAAAAAGAGGTCGGCGAAAAGACCTGCACGTCTTCTCGCTGGCCTCTTTTGGTTTGCGCAAAAAAAAATAAAAAATAAAAAACCATTACGCAGACTGCCGGGGTGGCCTGCCCTTGTGGCTGCGCAGAAATGTTCATTTGCAGCAAGCCGCGCCCACCGCCTCCCCTCCCTAGAGAAAAAAAAAGAAGAGGCCCCGCAGACCAAGAAAGACTCGCAGACGGTCTCGTGCCGATCTTTGTGGCGCCTTGGGGGGTGTGCGTCGATTGCACTTTTTTTTGGCGTCGCTGTCCCATTGGTCGGCATCGGGAGAAAAGGCCCAAGAAACGAAAAAAAAACGACAACCGACGCCCCCGCCGTGTTTATTCTCGTGGTCGGCACATTGAAAAAAAAAGAGAGCAAGAGAGAGAGGCCGTTCGGACAGGCGTGCCTGGATTTTGCACCCGCTTCTTCGGTCTGGCCTTTTCTTTTGTTTTGGACAGCCACGTCTCTTTTGGTTGGTGTTCCTTTTTATTCAGAATTTTTTCGGCCGCCCACCTTTTTCTGTTTGTGGTCGTCGGCACCAGGAACAACAACGACATGCCGAGGGAACCCGACCGACCGCAGGCGCAGCGCCAACGGCCCGCCGACTCGACAGCGATCCTGACGGCGGCCCGCCGGCAGCGACGTCGCGGGGGCGTCGGCCCACGGCGCTTTTGTCTAGGTACTGTGCCATTGCGCGAGTCGGATCTCCGCGTGGGACCGCTGGCGGCGCGGCGCGCGGCCTTTGCCGCCTCTGCATCGCGTGCGACCACCGCCGGCGACGACACACGCGCCGACTGCGACCCGCGCAATTACGGCAGCGATGCCGACGACAGAGATGCCGACCTGCTGGATCAAGTCGCGGAAGCGGGCGGCTGCGACGACGACCCGCCTGCCGAAGCCGTCGACAGCGACGACGACGACGAGAGTGCCTCGGCCGAGGCGTGGCGTCTGGCGCGCGCTCGACGCTGGCGCCGTCCTGCGCGGCATCCGCTCACGCTGGCCCTCGTGCTCCCCTTTAACCGTGGCCGCGTGTGGCCGGTCGACAGCACATGCACATCGAGCGGCGACAGTCAATAAAAAAAAGAAAAAATGCGATTTTGTTGAGAGCGGAAAAAAGAAAGACGGCGGTAAAGGGGGCCAGCCGCCGCGCGGCCTTGTGGCAGCGAAAAGGCCAGAGCAAGGCACAAATTCGCGATCGCAGAGAGCACGGCGCAGGGCACCGCCCGCGCCGTGGGGTACCGGCAACGCGCATGCGCATGCGGTGGCGGGCAATGGCGCCTGCGGGCAATGGCGCGCGCATGTGGGTCGTTGGTGCGGCGGGGCGGCGCTTGACCGTCGCGGCGCGCAGAGCCGCGCGCCCCCAAGGAGTAAAGCGCACTCGCCGTCGCCGTCGTCCTCGCGCAAGCAGACCTAGAAACAAAAACAGCGTCCCACCAAGAGAAATAAATACGAAAAGGAGCCAGGGCCGCGAGGACGAGAAGGAGCGACAGCCACCGCCGACACACACGCACGCACGCACGCACTTGCACACAGAGACACCATGACCGACCCGCGCCTCCGCTACCCGTACCGGCACAGCGCCGAGCCCGAGGGCTTTGTCGGCACCAGCGCCGTGTGGCGCGGCACCGCGCCGCCGCCCACCCGCAATCTCGCGCATGGCCCTGGCGGCCTGCCTCTAGCGTGGCAGCAACAGCAGCAGCGTCCGTACCAGCCGTCGCTGCCCTTTGGCGCCCAGTCGCCGCTGCGCTACGCCTACGGCGACAATAGCGCCGGTGCCAGCGATGACGATGGCGACGATGACGGCAGCCAACCCGGGAGCGACTATGACGAGGAGGAGGGCAGCGATGTCGAGTATTCCGACGACGACGGCATTGACAATGGCGGATACCCCAACGGCGCCTATTCGCCGTCGGCCGACCCGGCATGGAGGGGCAACGCCGCCGCCGGCTACGTGCTGCCGACGCACGGGCGCTGGTGAGTCGCACTCGACGAGTCACGATGACAGCGACCACAAAGACAATGGGCGGACCCCGTCCGTGTCCCCTTTTTGTTTTCCGGCTCTGTGTGTCTTTTTCGTCGCTTTTTTCCGACGCCACCCGGTGCGTGCGCGCGACAAGGCGACCGGCCACCACGACAATAAACAACAAAGGAGATCTCCTCGTGCGGCGGCGCGACATGGGTGTGACCGAAAAAAAAGACGGCCACGGATTGGGATGGCGAATTTTTGTTTGGGGGTTTCTTTGCGGTTGTTACTTGCGTGTGTGCGCGTGCACCAAAACCGAAACAAAGCGAGGCGTGTCCAAAAAAAGCGGTTCGCTTTTAATTTTTGTTTTAATTTTGTTTTGTTTATTGGAGTGGGACGGATTGGACGGGCGTGGTGAGCATGTCCACCCATGAAATGTCCTCCTCGGTGGGAGCGCGGTGGGCCATGTCGTGGGCGCCGCTTCCACGCTGCACCATCGTCGTCGTCGCCGTGGTGGTCACGGTGGTCGTCGCGTCCGCCATCGTGATACTGTCCATGGGGGTGGCCTCTTGTGTGTGCGCCCGCTGGCAGTTCCAAGACTGCTGGTGCGGTTGTTGTGGTTGTTCTCGTTGCGGTTGGCAACGGTATGGCGCGGCGTCGGGCGAGTCGTCACGGGCAAGAGGGAGTTGCCAAAGTTGGCGCGCGCCGGAGGCCGCGTCGGCCAGGCGGCAAAAGGCCCCGTGGGTGCGCTCGATGCGGCGCCACGCGCCCGTCGGCAGCAGCCAGCGGCGGATGGCCGCCACCATGTCCGGGCCGATCCACGGCGTGGCCTCGACGCATCGCATCACCTCGGTCACCAGGCGCTGGCGCTTGGCCACGTGAAAGCGCTCCAGGTTGGCCCGTCCGGCGAGAGCGCGCGCCAAAGGAGACGGCATCGGCGAGGACCCGGCAGCCGACAGGGTCCTGTGGTCGACAAAGCCCGCATCGCGCAGATCGCCCAGATCGGCCATCGAGGGCGGACACGCCGGCCACTTGTGCGCCCACAAGGGATCGTTGCGCACGTGGGCATCACAGCGCTGCGAGGCGCGCTCGTGCCTCGACCAGTCGGCCGTGTGGCGCCACGGACCGTGCTCGGGCGCCTCGTGCCAATAGATACGTGCCGCCTCGCGCTCGGTCCACCAGGCCTGCGCGTCGGCTGCGTCCGCCTCGCCCAGCACTTGGCCATTCTCGGCGACGGCGGGCACCGCCGGGCACTTGCGCATTTCGGCCGGGGGCGGGTCGAAATCGACCGGCAGCGCGCTGTAGGGCGCCATCGAGACGCCCAAGTCCACGCGCGGCACCGTCGGCGACGACGACGACACGTCGCCGTCGTCGCGGCCCCCCTGGATGGCGACGCGCTGCGCGCGCGACGTGGGCATTATCCGCTCGCATAGGTAGCACCATACGGTACCGCACGCGCAGAAATCGACCGCGGTCGAATAGACGCCGGCCAGTCGACGAGCGTGCGCATCCATCGCCACCGCGTCGCCCGCCGCGCGCGCCCGTCCAAGAGCCTCGGTGGCGGCAGCGGCCGTGTGTGCGCGCGCCTCGGCCAGATTGACGCGGCGGTGGCACGTCGGGCATCGCTGACTCGACCCATTGCGGTCGGCGCGCAAGAGGCATTCGGCGATGCGCGCCGCGATGGCGAGCCGCACGCCGGCGCCTCCGGTCGTGTCGAGCAGGATCTGGAGGGGCGTGTGCGCGCTCTGTGCGTCCGATGCCTCGGGTCGCGCCAGACGGTGTCGGTCCGACGCCGCGGCCGCCGTCGCCGGGTCGCGCAAAAAGCGCCCCAGAAAGTGAACGTCGTTGCCAAACCACGGCGCGTGCCGATGGTCATAGCACTCGTACGTGTGCTTGACCACCGTCGCCGAGTCGCAGCCGTCGAGCCTATCGCGACAGCCCAAGCAATAGAGCCGTCGGCAGCCCTCGCACGTTATGCACACGACGCCAAATACGCGCGCGCGATCGACGTGCGTGGGCATGGGGCAATGGTCATAGGGGCACGTAGACACCCAGTATTGCGGGTTGGTGGCGGTGGCGTGCCGCCGGTATTCGACCTCGGCCGCGGCCATGAGGCGCGCGAGGCCCTTTTGGCGCGTGAACCGGAGGGCGCGCCTCGCGACCGAGTTTGTCGCGTACGCGCCGTCGCCCTGTTCAACGTCGCGCTGCGCCTCGCGCTCGTCGTCATTGTTGACATCAACAACAACACCACCACCACTAGCACCATCGTCATTGTCGTTGTCATAGTCGTCGTCGCGGTTGTAGATATCGGGATCAACGTCGTCGTCATTGTCGGGTGCCATACACACCTCGGCATCCTTTGCGCACTTTGCCTTGGCCGCGGTAAAAGTGGCTGCGAGTGCATAGCGCGCGTCTGCCGGCGGGCAGCGCTCGACAAGCGCGCGCGCAAAGCGCGGCCCGATCACAAAAGGACACTGCGCGACAGTGGCCATCGAGGCGACACTCGCGTCGATAGAGGCCACAGTGGCACCGGGCGGCAGCGAGCACATCCCGACCGACGGCGGCGCGTCCAGCCACACGCGCACCGAGCCGGGACAGCGGACGGGCCAGCGCCCGGCGAGTTGCGCATCGGCGGCGGCGCACCCCGATTCGAAATAGTTGCGGTCGTCCACGCCGGCGACGCGTGTGTCCAGATCGAGACGGCCCAAGAGGCAGCGCGCGCAATAGGCATGATGCTCGCCGTGGATCGGACACACAAAGCCCTCGACGGGCATGCCCTCGACGGCACGCGCCAGTCGGTCCTCGCTGTCGAGGGCGTCGTCGGGATCGACCGACGCACCGGCGCCCGCTGCATCCGGCGCCACGCCCGTACACCCGAGAAGCGCATTCTGCGCCAAACAGGCAAAAGTGCGCCCGCAGCCAGGGCCCACGCAGGCATAAATGCGCTCTTGTGCGAGCGGCTCCAGCGTGCGCCGAAAGCACAGCGCCGGCGGGAGCGACGCATCGTCGGCGGCCGACAGACGCACGTTGTCGGCGTCGACAGCGTTGCGGCCGTCGGCGCCGCGCTGCATGGCGTCGAGCCTCGTGCGCACCACGCGCGCGACGCACTCTTCGCGCACGGGCGCATCGGGCGCGTCGCGCACAAAACGTTTAAACGTGATCGGCCGACGCCGGTTGCCGTTGGTGCGACCGGGCGGACGACCTCGGGGACGCCGCGGCGCGTTGGGTGTCGTCGCCGTCGTAGCCGTCTGACCGCGGTGGCGCTTGGCCTGCGGTTCGTCCTCGGCGCTGGGTCGGGCGCGCGCGACAACGGCGACATCTGAGACGTCCCGCCGCTGGCCAATGTCCGACGGATCAGCGTCGCCCGGCGGCGACGCGATGTACTGACCGCCGGCGTCAAAGATGGTCTGACCCTGGGCGGCGAGCATGTTCAAGTGACCGGCAAGGATGCTGTCGAGATCCATGTCCAAATCGTCATCACCGAGATCGTCATCGAAATCGTCATTGTGGTTGGCGTTGCGGGCGCCGCTGTCATCGTCGTCGGCGCGGCGTGCAGCATCTACGGCGCAAAAGGCCAGAGGGGCGTCATAAGTGCGCGCCGACCGCGGCGCGCTCTCTGGCATGGCCTCGCCCTGGGCACAGTCTTGTTCTGTCGCCTCGCATGCACTGTGCGCGCGATCATGGCCATCGAGACTTTTGGTGCCGTTGGCCTCTACCGCGCTGTTGGCGGCCGTCGCGCCATTGTCGGCGGCATTGAGGTTGGGCTCGATTGCATCGGCGCTATGGGCATCCCCGCAGAGGTCGGTCTTGTCTTGTTCCATGGTCAGGAGCGCCGCTATTGATGGGCACAAAAACCAGAGTCGATGGAGGAAAAAAAGGCGAGGAAAGGGGAACCGCGACGCAAGGACAAGGGCGGCCGGGATGCGTGGAGGCCGGTAGAGAGAGAGAGAGGGGGACGGATGCAAAAAAAGTAGAGTAACACAACTCGGCCTTTTTTTCCCTTTTACCTAAAAATCCCGCCAATGACATCGACTCTAATCGCGCGCCATTGGTGACCGCTTAATTGGCATACAAGGAAAAAATGACGCGGACAAATGGGGGCGTGATGACGACACGAGGAAAAGAGAGAGGCACCGGGCACGCCATCGTCGGCCTCTCTGCTCAATTCGCACGCTTCCCCGCCCCCCCCCCGGTTTCCATTCGGGTTTCTTTTGCATCGGAAAAAAAAAGGCACCCCGCCGTCGCCTTCTCGTCTTCCCGTCGGCAGTCGCCCGCCTCTGACCACGACGGCCAACGCCCGCACGGGACAAGCGTGGTGGGGAAACAAACAAGGAAATACGAAAACGACCAGAAAAAAAAGGACGGCAGAAAGAGAGCCGACAGCAGCGCCATGCTCGATTACGCAGGCGTCGTAGAGATGGTTCTGGCTGACCGGGACGCCTTTTGGCGCGTGGCCGACGATCCGCGAGGCGATGCCGTCGCACTCGTCGTGCTGGCAGGCGCATTCGCCTCGGTCTTTGCCACGATCGTCTGCGCACTGCGCGTGTGCAGCCTCGTCTGCGCCAGGTCGTCGACGCGACGCCGACGACCACCCACACGGTCCTCTTTTCCTCTTCAACCATCTCTTGCGCCGCCACCGCCGCCATCCACAATACAAGAGCAGTCGCGCTCGCGTCGACGCCCGCGTGCGGAAGGCGTACCCTCGCCGCCGCCGCTATTGCCACAACAACAACGACAACTGCCCGCGTCGTGGGCGATCAAGTGGGCCCCGGCCGTTGCCGACGAGGAGGCCGTTGCTGCTGCGCGCATCGATACGCGCAAGAGCAGGCGGCGCGAACCCGCCGTGGTCCGTGACAGGCCTCTGCCGCGCAGCGTGCTCACGGCCCTCGATCGTGTCTCGGCGCGCATCGCCGCCCTCCCCGACCCTCATTGACCCTCGATAAATGCGCCTTTTCTTTTTTTTTCTTGTTCCCTATCGCGAGAGGTGGGCCTTTTCTCGCGCCGGCCTTTTTTGGGCCGGGGGGGCGCTGAAGACAAGAAAGAAGAGTTGGCGCTCGCTTGTCCGACCGACGCTTTGCGCGGTCCGTGTGGACATGCATCTGTGCGTCGATCGCGCGCCCAAGGACAGAGTGGCATGAAAAAAAAGGACACAAAAAAGATTGCCGAGGATTGCCCCTCTTTCTTTCTCCATTTCGTTGCCGTGGCGTCTGTCGGAAAACACACGACACGCACACAATGGGCGACGCCTCGGCGGGGCCCTTGCGAAAGGAGACGACGAGAGAGAGACAAACAAAAAATTCTGTCGACCGCAGCGCCCAGAAAGGCACAGCCGGCGGTCGAGAGGGGCCAACAAAAAGCAAAAGACAAAAAAGGTCGTCATCAGACTTTTGCGGTTGGCGCGAGTTTTTTTACTCGTGTGTCGAGTCTCGTCGGCCGATCCATTCGCCCCCATCGAGCGGTTTCGTTGGATCTTTGTGCATCGACCAGAGGCGCCCTTTTTTTTCGCACGAGCATCGAGACAGCGACAGACAGGAAAAAAAACAGGAAACCGACGAGTCTGGGAAAGAGGGAGAAAAAAAGTCGTCATGGGCGCCTCGCCGAGCGCGCCGCACGAATCCAAGCGCTGCGCCGTCCGCATCTGGGTGGCCCTGCACGACGCTGCGGCGACAACAAACCCCAGGTCCCGGCTGCGCGCAGCGGGACCCGGCGCCGTCGGCCTTGCCGACATGCCGCCCGAAGTGCTGTCGCTGGTGTTTGCCTATATGGTGCCGCTCGACGCTGCCGTGGCCATGGCCCGGTGCGCGAGGACGTGCCGCGCGCTGGCCGCTTTCGCGCGGCAAGAGATGCCGCGCACGTTCACACGGTCGTTTTTCGCCGACGCGACGCCCTCTTTGCGTCCCAAATGGCTCATGGGCCTGCATGGCCAGTTGGGCAGGTCGCCGGCCCACATCGATCCTCGGCTCGTCCACGTCCTGCTGCCGGTCCTGCACGGCGTGTGCGCCGTGCCCGTGACCCTGGTGTCGCCGCGCGCCGGGGGTTTTGACGGCGCCAAAGAACTGGCGGCCGCGATCGGTTCGTGGTACCTGGCACGTGCCACGCGCGACGACTTGGCCTTTGCGCGCGACGCCGCCCATGGCCTCTACCGCCGCCGCTGCGATCGCGCCACGCTCCTGCGCGACGCTCTGATACCCATGGGTCGCCGCGGCGTCGGGCCTGCACGCATACGGACCGGTGACGTGCGGCCCCTGGACACGATGGGCCGCATGCCGGCCTTGTTTGCGTCGCTCGACCGCAGGCCCCGACACTGGTACATGCTGTTTGCCAATATCGTCCTGTGCGAGGACGTCGTCGCCGTGTGCATGTGCGCTCGCATTTCGGCATGGCCCTGTCGGCGCGGCGTGCCTGTGCCGCCGCCCTGCCGGTCGTCTGGCGCTCGATGCCTGACCACGCACGTGATCATCTCTGCCTTTGCGTCCAACTGAACCTGCCCTGACGGCGGCATCAACGATGACAACGACGACGACGGCAAGTCCCACAACAACGATGACGACGACGCCTTTTTGCTGGAGGGCCGACGCGCGCGTACGTGCGAGATGGCCCAACTGCGCCAAAAGCGAGGATGCACTGATCCGCAATCGCAGCGGCAAAAACCAACTGCCCCAAGGCCTTGCCATTGCACCGACATAAATCATTTACGCATCCCCAGAAGGATTCTGCGCACTGCACGCAGATACACAACGCAATGCGCACACACAAATATATATAGGATGCCGGCGCGAAAACTGCCTTTGGTGGTTATCGACAGGAGGCGCCGTAGTTTAGTGGTAAAATTCCTGCTTCGGGTGCAGGAGGCCCCGGTTCGATTCCGGGCGGCGCCCTCCATTCTTTTTTCCCCATCTGTCGTTGGTTTTACTCTCTGCTTTTGCGTGTCTCTTGCCGGGTCCGCACTGTACAGAGGGCGGGCACGAGGGAGATGGCGCGGAGGGAGACAAGGCGCCCTTGGCGCGCAAAGCACTTGTCTCTCCAAGTTGGCAGTTGTTGTTGTTGTGGACCTTTTTCTCAACCCACACCAAGACTGCGATCCAATTCTTTCTTTTTTTTTTGATTGCGATTTTTTCCCGATGGGGGCGTGTCTGATTTTTCGTGGGCGCCGCCGGACCAGCCAGCGGGCGACAACAATCTTTTTTTTTTTCGCGGCGGCCCATCGTCCAAAACAAAAAGGCGCGCTCGAAAAAACCCACAGCGCCCTTTGGCTGCTGCATGGGGGCGGAGTGGCCGTCAGACACTTTTCGAGATGCAACAAAAAAAAATAAAAAGCGTGCGTTTTTATTGGTCCGCATTTGTCGACGTCAAAGGCGCCGGTCGCTCATAAAAAGAGCCTCTTTGGCACACCGGGCATTGCATCGCACCGTCGCCCGACATCGCACCGATACTCGTCTCTGTCCCGCCGCAACCACATCGCCAATGACAACCGGAACCGCTACTGGATCATCTTCTTCCTCCTCCTCCTCGGCCGCCGCGGTCGCCACCGAGACCAGCGCGCCCGCCGCTACCGTGCCGCCCGCGGCCAGCGCAAAACCCGCGGCCGAGCCAGTCGCCGAGACGCTCACCCTCGGGGATCTGCACAATCTCCTGATCGCCATGGGCGACCGCGATGCGTACATCTATGGCGCATCCAAGGCGCGCATGTATGACCTCTGCCTTACGCGCCGTGGAGACAAGACCACCCAGCAAGATACCTGGGGCGTCACCATCGAGACAGCAGACCTCAAGCCCTCGGTCATCGGCGGCCATTACGGTATTTCGTTTATGGGCGACAAGGTGAGGGCCGGAGTGCTGCTCGACGCGCTCGAAACCTGCGTGGCCACGCACGGCGGCGTCCGCGTGTGCATGGACGGAAAGCGCGCGCTCTCGGACCGTCCGTTCGGAACCTGTTTTGTCGTGCCGACCGACAGCCTCATGTTTGTCCAGGGTCCGCACGCGACGGCCGACCTTGACGCGCGGGGGAGCGCAGTGCGGCTGGCCGAAACGCTTGTCGCGTCGGGCAAGGTCGACATGGAGGTCATTGCCACGGCCGCCTCTAGCGTCATGCCCTTCAAGTGGCTGGAGACGCGCTACTATTTGGAGGGCGCGCTTCTGGCCTCGCTCCAGGACCGTCTTCCGGGCCTCTGCTACGATGAAGATATCGACAGACTCTTTGACAGAGTCGGACCCACCGAGCAAGAGGCCTCCAAGGAGGGACACGGTCGCTTTGTCATCATGGTGCCCATCGGCGGCCTCACCTACAAGGCGCTCGCCGAGACCTATGGGCCCAATGTTGCCAGTCTGTCCAAGGTCGACCGTCTTGTGGCCGCAGCCGCCGCCGCCGTCAATGCGCCCGCCAAGGCCTCCGATTCGCCGGCCTAGACAGACACAACGGCTGCCGGCGTCTTGGCCCGTCTTTTGTTTGCCCTGCACCCTAATTACAACGCAATTTTTGTTTGCCTCGCCAAACCCCTCTTTTTTCTATCCGATTCCATTTATATGTGTCCACACAGTCACCCTGTCGACTCGAAAGGGCGAGCGAAAAGGGTTGTGATGATTTTCAGGGCGCGGCTATTCTCCCTTTGTCGTGTGGGCCTGTTTTTTCTTGACCATTTATTATTTGGTTTGTACCGCGAGGGTCGACTTTTGGTGGCGAGACAGTGCCGCGACTGCCAAGACTTGGGCCAAATCAAAACAGAACAGAAAGAGACGTGCAAAAAGTCGGTCGGCAGGCGCCCGGCACGAACCCGACGCGCGCTCGCGACCGTGAGGCGACGGCTGGCCCGTTCATTCGGGCCTCTTTTGTGTGCGCTCGTGCCGCGCGCCAATGGCAAAAAGAACAGCCGTTGGTATTTTTTGTGATTTTTGTTTGCGAGAGATCTGAAAACCTGTCCTTGTTTTGGGTTTTTATTTTTTTGGCGGGGACCGTCTCAACAGCGGCAAGTGGGGGACAAAAGCGGCATGCGCATAAAAACATGCGCGCGCATTGCGACTGCCGACCCACAGACGCCACCACGTGCGCACACAAGCGCCCACACGAGAGACAAAAGAGAAAGAATGCATGCATATGTATGGAAACAAAATAGAGGGAAAAATGTTTTCTTACGAGCCATAGAGCCACTGGCCCGATACGAGGGTCTTGCCGTCTGCGCTGCGGCACTCGCGCCACACGTTGTAGGTGGCAAAACGCACCACCATGCGGTCGAGGGTGTCGCGGTCGAGGCGGCCGCGAAAGACCAACGCCGTCTCGATGCCGGTCAGGTCGAGCACGCCCGGCGTGATGGCCTGGCCGTGGATGCGCGCACGGCGCACGATCGACAGCGCACGGTAGAGGCGATCGCCGGCGGCGCCCGCGGGCCAGTGCGACGGCCTCGATTCGGCATCGCACACGTCGCCCATCTCCAACAGACCCCCCACCGAATGAGGCTCGATGACGGCGCCGTCGACGGCCAGGCAAAACTCGCACGGCGCGCCAATGACGCGCACCGACTCGACAGGCCGCGTCAGCCAAAAGCGCACCGCTGTGCGCGTCGGGTTGACGCCACCGCCGTCGCCGTCTGCAGCACCGTCCAGATCGCTGTCGGCCGGCAGTTTCCACGGACCGCCGAGCGTAATTTCGCGGCTCACGGGCCGGTCGATGACGCGCCCGCACGGCGACACCTGCACGCCACAGGCGCCCGGCAGGCGACGATAGCCGGCCCTGCGCTCGTCGGGCGGTGGGGGCGGGTAGACAAACGCTTCCTTGGCCAGAGGCTCTTGCTTGGCCGTTGCCAATGCCCGCACAGGCAATAATAGGGACTCTTTGCTTTTGCGCACCGAGTCCTTGTTTGGGGCGACGTCGTCTGCCGCTGCCGTCTGCGTCTTGTCGCGATCGTCTTGCTTTCGATTGCACAAGTGAAGAGAGTCGATTTGGTCGAATGGCGGCTGGGCGTGTCGTTGCGCGCCATCTTTTTGTGCCCACGCGTTGTCGTCGGCGGGTTCGGGCGCCGGGTCACAATTGTACGAGGGCGACGTCGGTGCGCGCGCGCGCTCGCATTCGGCCCCCACTGTCGAGGCTGCATTGGTCAGTGCCTGGTGGTCGCCACAAAGACTGTCCATTGCATCCGTCTCTTGGTCTTTTGTGTCATTGATGCTGTCCTTTTCGTCGTCGTCGTTGCTGTCGACGCGCCTTCGCTTGGCGTGACGTCCGGGATTGCATTCCGGCTCCAAGACATTGCGATTGACGAAAGCATCGACAGAAACGGCAGCGTCACTCGCAACGTCATGCACGGGCAGTTGGACGGCATTGGCATCGGCGAATGTGGCACTTTCCACCTTGGGATGCGGTGCCACGGCGTGAGGCGGCGCCAAAGCCGGCGCGATATCGATCGACCCGGCAAGCACTTGCGCGACGTCCGGCCCAACAGGCCCGCCCTCCAGAGACGTCGAGTTGTCTTTGTCGGGCATTGTCGGTGTGGGCATCGACTTTGGGACCGGTGTTGCCGTAGGCGCTAGAGACGCGCTGTCGAGGCCATCAGGCGCGCGATAGGCAGTCGCTGACGACGACACCGAGTCGACCGAGGTTGACAAAGGATGTGTATTTGCACCGGGCGCCGGTGCCTCGATCGACTGACCCAATGTCGGTGTGGATGGCGATCCTGCCGGGGGCGTGGTCGTCGAGATGGCCTCTCTCGCCGGCACAGTCGACCGCGTGGAGACGACGGCAGGCGCAATCTTTGCGGGCGGCAATTTGGGTCCGGCAGAAGGCGTCGCCGTTTGCAGAATCGGCCTAGGCGCCAATGGCGTCGTCTGTTGGCGCACCACGCTGGTTGGTCCACCCAGATGCGGTGTCGCATTTTGGGCAATCGTCGCCGGCGCGACGCGGGCGGCCGGCACGATACTTGCTGCAGGCCGTTGGGTCGGCACAGAGGCGACAGGTGCCGGGTTTGGTGGCGTGCTGGCGTGTGCAGTTGGCATGGGTGCATGCGACACCGTAGCAGAATTGCTGGGGTGCGCAGCCTGTCTGGGTTGGGCGGGAGCCACGACAGCCGGCGGACGTTGGACTGGCGCAGTCGACGGGCGGATGGGTGCCGATGACGGTCGTATTATCGCCGCGACGGCAGCGGCATTGGCGACCGCCGTGCGCGCCGTCGTCGGGACGATCGTGCTTTTGATGGGCGCCGCCGTAGATGGGCGTATCGATTGTGTCCGTGCCTGCGGCGGTCGCGTCTGCTGTTGCTCTCGTTGTTGCTGCTGCTGCTGTTGTTGCATGACCTTGACCAAGACCAAGGGCGCGTAGCGGGGGCGCTTTACGAGCGGTGGCGACCGTCTGGACGCCGGCGGCGAGCGAGTGCGCTTGTGCGATGAGGGACTGTCGGTGCGGCCGGGCGACGTGCACTCGTCGCGGTCGGGCAGACGATCGCCCAAGGCTTGCCGTTGTTGATCTTTGTGCGGTTGCTGTTGCTGTTGTTGTCGATGATGATCGCGAAAGAAAAGGGGTTCTGGGACGGCCCCGACGTCGGACCGCTGCGGTGCCGGGCAAAGGCGCGCAGAGTCGGTGCTCGCAAAGACGAGCGGGCAAAAGAGGCGGCTGCGACGAGAACCGTGCGTGATTGTGCACGAAAAGAGGCCCGGCTCGCACAGGGAGCACCAACGCGACAATTCGGCCTCGCCTCTTGACCCAAAAGTTGGCAACGGCAAAAATCAAAAGGGAAAAAAGGAGAAGAGAACACGCCGGCGAGCGCGAAAGGATCGCGCTGTTGTCGTCGTGCGCGGCTCGCGGTCGAATCGACTTTTTTCCTCGCCCCCAAAAAAGACGACAAAAAAGGACGGTGCCACAAAGACCGCGCGGCCAATGGCAACGATCTGTGGACGCTCGTCCACCCTGTTTTTTTATATTTCGTGCCCACGCAACCAAGTTGTCCCTCTGGGCTTTGTCGGCCGGAGAGGCCTTTGCATCTTTCTCTCTTTTTTTTTGTTGCTACCAATGGCTTTTCGCCGCTTGTTTATGAGGAGACGGGCCAAAAAAGTGGGCGCGCCTTTTTCGTGCGACGAAAGGCGCGAGGCCTTGTAGTTAAACATTTTTGGGGGAACAAAATAAAAAAAGAACAAGTGTTTATGGTACAGCGGGCGACGGCGAAACCGCCACAACAGGAAGCCGAGGGCCCAAAGGGAAAAAAAAAGAAGAAAAAAAGGGTGCGCTGCGGCGCCAGCGGCGAAAAGAAAAAAGGTCACGCGCCTGCAAAAGAGGCCACACACCAACGGGCCAGGGAAAAGGGCGAGAGGGGCGTGTCGGCGTCGTTGCCCTCTTTGGCCGATTTCGACGCGGCACGCGCAGCCACAGGGTCGACGGGCAAACCGCGCGCATACCAGTGGCGCTTGCCGTCGGCCTCGATAATGGCCGGAAGACGAACGCAGCCGTCGCCGGCGCAGGCGGGATCGCCCGGCGCACAGTCGCACCGATGACGCAGGCCGTCCACGTACCAGTCGCGCCGGCCGTCTGGCCACTCGATGGCCGGCAGGGACCGACACCGCACGGCCGGATCGGGCAGCGAATGGAGGCGGCTTTCGCGATAGCGTTCCAGCCGCACCAAACCGTCGACGTCGCGCACAGTCACGGTGCCCGTGCACATGCGGCGCCACTCGTCGGCCGAAATACGGCGCACGACACAGAGTGCGTCCGTGGCGATGCACCCGCCGCCGTCGCACACGACGATCCCGAGGGCCTCCACCTCGACAAAGGCAAGATCGGGCGGTGGGAACGAGCGGACGAGTGCACCACGCACGTGCATGTCGACTGCACAATCGAGCGGCGTGCGCCCATAGTGGAGGCCCGCACGACCGGGTCGGATCGAGACTGTCGGCGGTAGGGTCGTGGTGGCACCCACGTTATAGGCACACGACGGGTCGATGAGCGAGGTCAGGTCGGCGCGGAGGACCTTGTAGCCCCTGGTGGGCGCCACGCCGTTGCAAGGATGGTTCTTGGAGGCGCTCGGACGCCGGCGTCGGGCCGCTGCCGGTCGCATGTTGCCGCTGTTGTTGTGGGTGGCCATTTTTTGGGGCGACAAGTAGATACCTAAAGGCGGCCAATGCTTTTTTGTGATCCTTTTTTTTCTCGTTGTGGTCTTGGGTTTTTGTGTGTTGGTCAAGGCGGCGGGGTGCGGGTTGCGGTTGCGCAGAAAAAGAGTATTGCCTAGAGCAAAGATGCGCACGATTGCCCCTGCGTCTTTTGGGTCACTTTTTCTTGTCGACCCGCAACAACCGTTGGCGTCTGTCCAATAGGCTGGCAAAAGCGCACGACCGCTCCTTTTTTAGGGGCGACATAGAGCGACGTCGCCAAAAAGGCCTGCACGCGCTCTCTCTTGTGTGGAGGGGCATGCTCATCTGCACCTAAAGGCCCCAAAGGCGCTGTGGGATTTTTTTGTTGTTTCTCGTCATGTTTCTTTTTTTTTTGTCGGGCGCTGAAAAAAGTGGAAAAAAAGAAACCTCGATCGCGGTCCAATCGGCGTGCTTGTCTTTCTTGCCGCGACCGCCTGCAGAAGACCGGGCGCAGGCAGGAGGCGACGCAAAAGAGCCTGCGACGCGACCGCGCCGACTGGCGAATTGAGACAGATAGGGAAAAAAACAAGACGACGCGCAGGCGGCGCGACGCCCCCGACAAAAAAGGGACAAAAGGGACGGTCCGCACAGCCAAACCACTATCACCCGCCGATCCCGCTACTCTGCGGCGCCCTCTTTTCGTCGTCGTCGTCGCCGTCGGATTTGTATTTCTCGGTGTGACAGGCCACGACTCGCGCACCGCCTCACTACTTTTGGGCCAGCACACATTGAGTCGGCGCACGCACGTGCAAGTTTGTTTGATATGGGCGAACCCTTTGCGATAATCAACCAAGATACGGCGGCGATGGCGCAAGACGCGCCCGCTCTGGTCGCCCAGCATCTTGCCCCGTCCGACTTTGACTCGCTCGAACCCGAGATTGACGACCGCGATGCCGTCCACAGTGAGACGGCCACCGGCGGGGCCGTCGTCGCTGTGCGCCGCGCGGATCAACGCCAGGGGCGCATGCGCCGCTACAAGATGTTCAAAGACCCCGTGCACGGGCTGATCTCGCTGCCCATCGGACTGGTCGACTTTATCGACACGCCCGAGTTTCAGCGCCTGCGCCGCATCCGACAACTCGCCGGTGAGCCTTTTTGCGCGCGCGCGCCCGCAGTCCCTCTGTCTTTTTTTCTTTTCTCCTTTTCATTTATTTTGTTTTTCTTCTTCTTGGTGGCGTGCGCCGCGCCTGACGGGTGAATGAATGCGTGTGCGCAGCGTGCTACCTGGTCTATGACGGCGCCACGCACACGCGGTTCGAGCACTCGCTGGGCACGTGTCATATGGCCGGTCGATGGATGGCGCACTTTGTGCAGCAGCAGGGCCTCGTGGCCGAGAGGCTGGCCGGACTGCGCCTCAAGGCCACCGCGCTCGAATGCGCCAAGGAGCGCGCCAGCGACGACAATGACGATGGCGCAGCGCCGTCATCGGACGCACTGGCCCGACTCACGAGGCGGCTCGACCGGACGCGCCTCAAGATTGCGAGCCTGGAGGACCGCGTCGTCGCCATCACCAAGGACGACGTCTTTCTCGTGCAGGTGGCCGCTCTGTGCCACGATCTCGGTGCGTCTTGCGCTCTTTTTGGTGTGTTCTTTTTTTCCCGCCCGTCCGTCGGCTCGGGGGGGGGGGAAGGAGGGGGGGGGCAGAATGTTTTTCAATCGCCTCTTGTGTGGTCTAAAACAATGGCGGCTCTTGCGCGCATCTAGGGCACGGTCCGTTTAGCCACGCATTCGAGCAGATTGTCAATGAACGGCCGCGCCATACGCGCTGGCACCACGAGGAGATCTCGTGCGCGCTCGTGCGTCGCATCAATGAGCGCGCGGGCGTGCTCGCGCCCGACGAGGTGGAGCGCGTCGAGGCCATGATCCGCGGCCACGTGCTCGAAGAGCGTCGCGCCTTCCTCTACCGCGTGGTGCACAATGCGCTCAACAGCGTCGACGCCGACAAGTTTGACTATCTCCTGCGGGACTCGCACGCCACCGGCATGCAGGTGCAATGCGACGCCGACCGCATCATCGCCTACAGCCGCATCGAGGGCGGCGAGATCTGCTTTCGCGAGAGCGAGTACAGCAACCTGCTGCGCATGTTTCGCAGCCGCCTGGACATGCACCGCCAGGTGTATTCGCACCCGGTGGGCAAGGCCGTCGAACTCATGATCGGCGACGTGCTGCGCGACGCCGAGGGCGCGCTCGGCCTCTTTGCCGCCATCGAACGCGATGACCCCGACGCCTTTCTGGCGTCGACCGACGACATCTTGGGCGAAGTGCGCCGTCGGGCCGCGGGCGGCGAGCGCGCCTTTGCCTCTGCCGCCGCCCTCTTGGATCGCATCGACCGCCGCGACCTCTACGTGCCCGTCGCCGAGATACGCATGCCCAGCACCGACGAGGCGCCCGCGCAGCGCGTGCTGCCGACCGTGTGGGCGACGCTCGCGTCGGTGGGCGTGAGCGCGCGCGCGAGGACGGTCGTCGTCACGCTCGACTATGCCATGGGCACGGCTAACCCGCTCAAGCGCGTGCCCTTTTACGAGTCGGAATGGCATCCGGCGCGCGCCGGCGGCAGCACCAGCAGCGAGGCCTTTGAGGCCGCCGTGCCCGACCTGGCGCGCGGCAGCACGGTCCACGTCTATGCGACGACGGCCGACGCTGTGACTCTGGTGCGCGGCGCGCTCGATCGGTGGAACACGGCCGTCGGCCTGCGCGAGGGCTACCGCCTCTTGGTGTCGCCCAAACTGCGAGACCTCCCATTGGTCCGCCGTTGATCGAGACCGCGCTCGCGCTGTGTGCGTGTGTGCAATTGTGGGCGATGCGCGCCTTCGGGTCGACAGTCCCCTCCCCATGCCTTGCGGCGTCCCGTCTATACCGCTTTGAAAATGGAGAAAATGCAAAAAAAAAAGAAACGGCACAATGCGCGCGTCTCGTTGTGAGAGACGGCGCAGTTGCTCAGAGGGGCGTCTGATTTCGTCTTGCTTTTAGGCGATCGCAGAGGGCATGGCAACGCCAACAAACAAACCCCGACTGAGCGCCATTTTGGCCGCCACCAAGCCGGCAACGCACGCGTGCCGCGCCGGGCGGTCCGGTCTGATGGGGCTTGCGACGGGGGCACACCGCGCACCTCTTGTCGCGAAACCCCAGGGCAAGAAAAGGCAAAATTACTAAAAAAGGCGAGAAAAGGGGCAGACGGCGCACACTCTGCCGTTCTGGTCGTGTGTCTTTTTTTTTCTTGCTTATTTTTTCACTTTTTTTATGTACGGGAAAAGACAGGGCGCGTGCGCGCGGAACGGGCAGGGATCAGGGATGGCGCTGACAGGATCGCGACAGGAGCCCGACGGCGTCGACTCTGGCTCGATCGCCATGATCGTGCTTGTCCTCGCCGCGCGACGATTCACGCGGCAGTCCAACAAAGTCGAAAAAGCCGTCCCAAAGCCGCGGATCGGCCATGTCAAAGCCCTGGGGCGCGTCGGTCAGCGGTCGCAGCGGCTCGGGACCCAGGAGCCGGGCCATGGCGTCAAAGGGGGTATACTCGGCAGCCATCCGTGTGTAGGGGCGTGCGGGTCAGGGCGCTTTGACGTCGCTCGATAGGTCGCGCTCGACTTTCCTTGAGGGTCCGACGACAAAAAAAAGGCGGCTGCCACCGTTTCGACGTGGGCCAAACTGAGCGAGCATGCGGCGCCAACTCGGTCACGCGCCTGACCCAAGGGAGCGCGCAAGAGCGCCGAACCCAACCGGACGGCCACGCTCCGCACACATGTACCAAAGCGATATTGCCCACAAGAGCGACAACAAAAGGGAATACAAAACAGTGCTCGCTTCAACCAAATCCGCCGCATGTAGACAAAACACTGTCCTCTTTTTTTTTTGGCGCCCACACCAGCCCAGGACGACCGCGCCTGGGGCTCATTCGGCCAAAGGATGAAAAAAAGTCGATTTCGATTGGATCAAACAATAGATTGAGATTGCATCGCATTCTTTCTTTTTCGCTCCCGAGCGCGGTGCAATGGCGGTAAAAAAAGACGACAAGAGGCGCGCCTAGCGCTAAAGGTCGGCTCCGGTTGCGTGGCGCGCCAGCGCCATCCGTGTCCGGCCAATGTCTCGGCAAAGAAATCGCCAGAGAAAAAAAAGAGCCCGAAAACACGACACACGACGCAGAAAAGGAACGAAAAAATCCATTCTTTACGAGGGGACGCGGGTGACATCGGTCCGGGGCGCGGTGCGCGTGGCGGCGAGCGCCAGCGCTTGCTCGATGGCCTCTGAGCGCGGTTCGAAAAAGAGCCACACGGGTGCGTGCGGCGCCACCACGGCGCGGCTCGTCGAAAAGAGCCAGGCAAAAGGCGGCACGACATTGGACGGCAGAAAATAGGCCGGGCACATGTAGGGCTCAACGGCCGTCTGTATGTCGTCGAGGAGCGCGTAGAGCGCGTCCTTTCGATCGGCACCATCGCGACTTTGCATGCGGTCCCCAATGTCCCGCCCGTCGGCGTCTATGTCGAGTGCGTAGCCAGCGATCCAATCCTCCAGTTCAGACATCTCATCGGGATCGTCGAGCATGGGGCGCAGCCACTCGACCGCGTTGGCCGGCGGCACCGGCCCCACGAGCCGCATGGTAAATGCCATGTGCAGATCGTCGGCGTGACCGGGCGCGGGCAGTGCGATGCCGCGATCCACCGCATCGTCAAACAGGTCCGTTTCCACGCACGGCACCGCGACGCCGAGGGCCTTGAACCGCGCACTCACGATCGTGTCTCGGACGGCCGCCGGCTGATTATCGCACAGTGGCGATGGCCGCCTCACATAGTCGTACCACTGGGCCGCGACATCGGCCATGCTGCCGGGCACGGGACCCATGAGTGCTGCGCGCACGTCACGTAGAGCAACGAGGCGGTCGACGCCAAGGCCGCGCATGGCGTCGGCCAGTCTGTCGATGGGCGCCGCCTCGATCACGTCAACGGATAGACCGCCGCTCACCAGGCCGGCATAGTCGATGGCCGTTGGGTCGCGCGCCGCAGCGTGGCCCGGCGGCGCAAATGCGTCTGCATAACGCTGGGCCACCGTGTACCAATTGGCCAGGGCCTTGAGCGAGCACGTGGCGCCGGCGAGAAAGAGATCGAGTGGGTCCGCGACGCCAAAGGCTGCCGCCGCGCGCGCATAATCGATCAGCGGCACGCGACGCTCGACCAGGGCGCCCTTGCCGTCGACGCCCAGGGCAACGTGATTCTGCCCGGCAAAGGCGGGCGCGGCGTCGGGCCCGGTCATGTAGAGGTTGACGGCGGCACGCGGGTCGACATCGACGAGAAGGCGCGCGACCTCGGCGCGCATCTCCAACGGCAGGCCGCTCCACTCGGCACCCGTCGGCGGCGACAGTGGTGACCGGGCCTGACTAGTATGGCTACCGGCACCGCGACCATTGTCGTTGGCCGATGCGAGCCCGCGAGCACGGCGCATCTCCTCGGCAGCAAAGAGATCGGCCCACGCGGTTGCGTCGGTCCACTCGTCGCCCAGCCCATGTGCCAGTGCCGCACAGGGGTCGCCCACGGACGGGTCGACGCCCAGGCGCGCAGCAACGTCGGCCAGCCTGTGTTGCTGCCTAGAGGATAGGTCGGCCTGGCGCGCACACAGGCCTACGGCGGCCGCCACATCGGGGCGCACCGAGTCCCTGGGGCGCTTGGTCCCCGCCGCGACAAACATCGGCCCTCGCACCTCTTTTTCCTTTTTATTTTCTTCTTTCTTTCCCGTCGCCTCTTTCGGTGCCTGTAAGCGGCTTCTCTCGCAGAAGGCGGTGGTTCGCTCTTGTCTTGTAGCGCAAGTTGTGAGTCTCGTGGTGGGTGGGTGTTTTTCTGTTTCAAGGCGCCCATTCGAGGCGCCCGCCTCTGGGCTGTGTTTTGCCCGCACGTGGCCGATCGACCACACAGGCCAATAGGCTCTGACTGCACGCGCGGCGATCAATAATAATAAAAAAAAGAGTCCAGGGCGATTGCGGGGACAAAGCAGTCGCACTCGCACCCACGTCGGGATTCGCGCTCACCCCCGGGTCGTGATGCAAACATTCGGGCAACAAATTCTCGGCAACGCCAAAAGGTATGCGCGGATCAAAAAGTCATTTTTGGACTACGTAATGGGCTGTGTGTGTGTCCGGCTTGATCGACAAGCCGACAGACCAAGGGCCACGGACGGCTGTCGGTCGACTGTAACACAAGCGAGCCCCTTTTTTCCTGCCGAGATAAAACCAAATAGAGAGAGAGAGAGAGAGAGAGAGAAGCGGGACATTCGCTTCGGTAGAGTTGCTGGGGTCTTGCGTCGGTCCTGTTCCCAGAGGACGGTTGGACCCGGCCGTCCACAGCAGGGCTGCGCCACGGACAGCATCCTGCGTCGTCGTCAGCGGACCTGGCGCGACCGGCACGGCGGTGAGTCTGTTTCTCTTTCTATTTGGTTTTTTATGGGTTTTCGCAGAGGCGACAGTATTTGGGCGAGGAGCAGACCATCGCGGCCATCACACTCGTGGCAGCGTCGTCCCTCGGGCCATGGCGATGGCCTCGTCGAGGGCCGGCGCAGAGAGGTCGCCAATGAGGCCGGCGGCTTCGCCAATGGGTACGAGCCACAGGTTGCTCGGAGCAAGCAGGCCGGCGAGGGGCGCCAACTGGCGAGGCGACCGGCTCTGTGCGAGGCAGGCCCGCGACATCGGGTAGAGCGCGGCGCGTCTGGCGATGGCATCGAGTGCCTCGCGTGCGATCCTGCCGTCGCTGTTGTCTATGACATTCTGGAGGCGTTGCGCGGCGGCTGCGCGGTAATGCTGCATCGCGGCCTGGAGGCGCCGCACATCGACCGCCCAGACGGTTTCCATCGCGGAAGCGCTCACTCTGAGCCACTGGCCAATGTCGAGGTCTCCTGGTGGTCTGCCAAGCAAGGCCGCCACGTCGGCGCCGTCGAGCGTGGCCAGCCACCTCACGCGAGAGAGCGTGGCCTCGTCCATGGGCGGCCTGCCAGGGGTCAGGTGCAGGGCACTATGACCCGCTTGCTCGTACAATTCTCTGGGTGCGAGCGGCGGGTGGCGCCACCCGAAAATACCGACATATCGGGCAGCGATGGGCGTGCGGCTCCAGCCTCTGTCGGTAAACAACGCATCGCGCATGCCCACGGCCCAGTCCCGCCATTCCACGACCACGTCGGGCAGATCGCCCGGCAGCGGTCCCAGAATGGCCCTGGCGCCCCCGAGATCGCCGTCGGGGTCGTACCACGGTCTGGTTTCGATGTCCCACCATGGCACATTGGCAGCAGACCCACCCTTGTCGATGGCCGCTGAATAGGACACCTTGCTGTCGCCTCCCCACGGCGCGGCATAGTGCCTAGGGACCGGGTACTCTGTTTGGTCAAGACAGCCAAAGGTCGGGTCGATACCCATGCCATGCTCGACGGCGTCGTTTTCGTCGACCTGCAGGTCGGCCAGGCTTTTGAGCGCGCACAGGGCCGCCGCCAGAAAGAGCCGCGTCGGGTCGGTCTCGCCCATAACCGACGCCAGGCGGACGTATTCGATAAGCGGCACACGGACCGCTGTCAATTGGCCGTCGGGGCCGACGGTCACGGCGGTGTGTTGCGAGTGGCCGATGAGATCGCGCGCGGTACGATCGGTCTCGTAAAGGGCCAACACGTCGCGCGGGTCGGTCTCGACCAGCCGCTCGATAATCTCCAAGTGCATTTCGGGCGGCAGGCCGGCCCACGGCTGCGGGGGAGAAGGGACCGCCAGCGGTGGTCCAGATTCAGTGGTAAATCCGCGGCGCACACGCTCGGCCCTCTGTCGGACCATCGTCACGCGGCCACGTTCCTTGCGCGCCTCCTCCTCGACAAGCAACGGCGCCGACTCTAGAGCCTCGACCCACTCGTCGCCCACCGCGTCTGGCAAGGCGATACAGGGGTCTGTCGAACCCACGCCCAGCAGTATTGAGATGTCGCGCAGGCGTTGGGCTTGGGCAGGCGACAAGGATCTGCGCGGCTGGCCGCAAAGGCCGACGGCCGCGGCGACCTCGGGGCGGATCGGTGCGCGACGCCTTTTGACGCCGATGGTGACCGGTTCCTGCATGGTCAGCGCTTCCTTCTGCTGGCGCCAGTGAGGGCTGGCACGCAAGGCGACTCTTTTTTCTCCGAGAGGCGACTGCCAACGGGCTGGTCGGCGGTCCGGAGGAGCGGTGGCGGGTCGCTGGGCACTGCGGGTGTCCCCATGCCGCCAAAGATCTCCCATCCCCCCCCCCTGAACCTTTTTTTGGCCTTGTTGCTCGCCGTTCCCTTGACCCGGTGGGCGCTGTGGTGGCAACCACAGCGAAAAAGAAAGGCCGCTGCGGCTGGACCAAATACTGGCTGTGGGCCGATGCGCAGCGCATTCTCGGGAGACGACCACGCTCAACTCGTCACCCTGCGACTCTTTCCGATGATGGTTTGTTTTTTCCAGTTCTCTTTTATGCAATAAATGGGTCGAATGACCCCGCCCAGATGCGCGGTCACGACAGCGGCGCTCGCTGGACCATGGCAAGGGCCTCGTCGACGGCGGGCATCCTGAGATCCCCCAAGACGCCGACGAAATCGCGGCTCACGGGCACCAGCCATAGGTCGCTCTGTGCGAGCAGGTTTTCCAGGGGCGCCAACGCGAGGCGCGATCGTTGTTGCGCAACCGCACACGCACGCGACGCCGGGTACAAGACCGCCTCTTGGGCGATCGTTTCCAGCAGGTCGTGCGTACTATCGCGATCGCCATTGTTGTCATTGTCGATGGCCTCTTGGAGCGCTGCGGTCGCCTCGACGGCCGATTCGCCCCATTGCATCCATTCGGCGAGGGTGGGATCGGACAGCGCGCGCCCAAACGCGGCGGCTACGTCGTCACGCCCGACCATGCCCAACCAGCGCATGCGCATATACGTGTACCTGTCTGGCGCCGGGCCGTCGGGTCTGAGGCGCAGAGGGGCGTATCCCGTCTCCAACAGATAGGCCAAGACCGCCTCCGAGAATCCGGACCACCCGAGGATCTGACGATAGCGGGCGCCGATGGGCGTGCGCGGTATGTTGTCGTTGGTGAGCAGCAGGTCCTGCGCACCCACGGTCCAGTCGCGCCACTGCTCGACCACGCCGGGCAAGTCGTCGGCGAGCGGGCCCGAAAGGGCCGCCTGCAGGTCGGCGTCGGGGCCCATGCCGCGGGCGAGCGTCTCCCAATACTCGGCGGGCGCCTCGGTCAGTTGGTCGAATGGCAGACCGGCTGCGATCGAGGCCGAATAGATCAGGCGGTCGGTGGACGTGCGGGTCATGCTCGGCGGCGGCATCTCGATGACGGCGTCCAGGTTGGCAAATGTGCGCGGGTATCCCAGAACCTGCTCCATGGCGTTCAAATTATCGACCTGTAGGTCGGCGAGCGAGCGCAGGCTGCACAAGGCCGACGCCAAAAAGAGCCTCGTCGGATCGTTCTTGCCCAGGGCGACAGCCAGTCGCGCATAGTCGATGAGCGGCACGCGGTCATATACCAGCGTGCCCCTGGGATCGACGGCCAAGGCGTCGCGCTTCAGCCGGTCGACGATGGCGCGCGCCTCGGCGTTGGTCTCGTAGAGCGCCAGTATGGTGCGCGCGTCGGCGTCGGCCAAGCGCTCGACGACCTCGATGCGCAACTCGGGTGTGAGGTCGCGCCACAAGGTCGTGGGCGTGATGCGCTGCGCGGGCGTCCCGTAAAAGCCGCGGCGTGCGCGCGCGCGCCTCATCTCATACAAGGCCACACGGCCGCGCTCCCTCTGTGCTTCCTCCTCGACCAGCGTGTCGCTCACGGCCAGTGCGTCGGTCCATTCGTCTCCCAGCAGGAACGGCAGCGCCGCGCATGGGTCATTCGTCGCAGGCGGCACGCCCAACAGCGCGGCGACGTCGCCAAGGCGCTCGCTCTGCGCCACCGACAGCGATCCCGACGGTTGGCCGCACAGGCCGACGGCCGCCGCCACCTCGGGGCGCACCGACGGAGCGCGCCTTTTGGTGCCTTGCGCGTGCTGGTCCTGCATCATGCGCTCGTCTGCAAGACGATAAAAAACGGGACCAAGGGCCTGTTTCTCTCTTCTTTTTCTACCTTGTCGTAAATCCAACTGGATAAATAGTTTGGAGAACCAGCGGCGCGAGTATGAGGGGCGTGCAACAGACAGACGCCCTTTCCATTGTAATGGATGGCGCATTGGGCGCCTGGCCGACTCAGCGTGCCACCTCGGGCAGCGTCAGAGCACGCCCACGCGCACACGGGCTGCCGGACGAAAGCCCTTTTGGTCCGCCAAAGACAAGTGGACCGACCGGAACAATAGGCGAAAGAAAAAAAAGAAAAAAAAAGAAAAATGTACTTTACCGGCGCGCGCAGGCGCAAGGGTTTTTGTGGGCGGCCGCAGCAACGACCGACAAAGGCAGAGAGCAAAGTGCACACGCGAATCTGCGAAAAAGAAAAACAATAAAAAAAGAGCGAGCAGGCCACATATCAACGACCACCGCACGCCACAATGTATTCCTCCACTTGTCGATGGCCTCTGGCACGGGCAACGGCGAGTGCATTGGGGTGCCACGGGCATTTGATCTCGTGCAGGTAGCGCACACAATCGATGGCGCCGCGCGAGACAGCCGTGTACATGGTCTGTCCGTCGGGCCGCTGACCGTGCTCGCACAGATAGCGCAAACAGGCGACGCGCCTGGACGCCTTGGCGGCAGTGGTCAGGTGTGCGGGTATAATCCCGACTCCCCTCTGGCAGAGGTAGGCGAGGGCATCGACGTTGGCCCCTCGGGCGGCAGATGTCACCGCGGCGGCCGACACCGGACAACCGTGGTCGCGCAAATAGGCAAAGACCGCCATGTCGCCCGACTCGATGCCGGCCGCCATGGTAGTGGCGTCCCACGAACAACCATTCTCATGCAGGTAGGCCAAACTGTCGACCTGGCCCAGGTGCGCGGCCAAGGTGCACATTTCTGCGACAAGGCGCATCCCGCAGGCCTTGACATAGGCCAGCAGGGGCAAGTGGTGCGCCAACAGGATCATCTTGACAATGACGACGTCCGTGTGCAGGCCGTGGTGATAGGCGTAAAAGATGCCGTCGGGGTGAGGCGAATGGCTCTCGTCATACCGGCTCCCGTGCCAGTCGGCGCCCAAAAGGCGGTGCTCGTGGATGCATCGCATGGTGTCGCGGTGCCAGCATCCTATGCCGGTGTGCTCCTCGGGGTGGTCCTCGGGACACCCGTGGGTGCGCGCGTACGCGGCGCAGGCCTCGTGGCCGCCGCATTCAGCGGCTGCGATCGTCCACGCGTCCCACGGACAACCGCGGCTGTGGAGAAAGACTAGACAGTCGAGGTGGCCATGCGCCGCGGCTGCACTGCACGAGGCCTCGTCCCATGCGGGCGCAACGGGTGAAATCGCAAATGGCGCGGGCGGGCACACAGGCATGCGCGCAAGATGGGTCAACACTTCAAAGTGCCCGCCGGCGGCAGCGGCGCAAAAGGTGCGCGCCAGCACGGGCTCGCCCCGATCGATGGCCCGCTGCAGACACACAGTGTGACCCGCCGCCGCGGCGCGATCGACCATGCGGTCACGCCCATGAGGAGGCGTCGAACCGAAGCAGGGCGCGCTGCGACTCGTTGCAGCCGAATCACCTGCGATTATGGCACATCGCTGCGAGACCAGGCGCACACGGACAGCGAGGTCGATGCAGGCAATGTGGGAAAAGATGCGCGCGACCATTTCGTCGGGCAGCGTCGCGAACAGGTCGTCCCCGTCGTGCGGGTTGTGCCTGCGCTTTTTGCCGCACGGCGCAGACTTGACGAGTGCGTCGCGATCACCGACCGCACGCGGTCGCTTGTTGCCACCGAGGTCGTCCATCCGTGTAGCGATTTTGCGGTCCTTTTTTTGTAATTTTTTGTGGTTCTTGGGGGACCGTCTCCTTGGCCAATGGCGCACAGAAAAAAGAAAAGGAAAAGAAAGAGTTTGGGGTTGGGCGAGTGCGCCGCCGCATCGAGTTGCAAAAAACTCGCGACGCGACAAAAGGCTAACAAGGCGCAGAACTGCAGCGGCACGATAAAATTGTTATCGCGGTTCTAGGCGCCACACGTCTCCGAAATGCTTTTATGCGATTGGCCGATACGCTGGAGGATCTTGGGCTCGAAAAATGCTCTGCAAAAGCGAGCCAAAAAAGGCACGCTCGCGAGCCTCTCTCTCTCTCTCTCTCTCGCGGCTCTGGCGCAAGATTGAGGCGCGCACAAACAAACCCCACAACAAAGAAAAGCAAGCGCGGGAAAGAAAAAGGACAAAAAATGTACGGCGGTCAGCGGCCGCCAAGCATGGGTCCTCGTGCGCGCACGCTCGCCTCACGGCCAGACGAGATGGGTGAGGAAGAAAAAACGGGGAAGTGCCACGGCAGGCGATGCAATGTTTTTGAATTGTGGTATGCATTTTTGTGATTCACGAAAAAAAATCAAAATGATCCCCAAAAAAGGATGGACGCCCAAGAGACAACGGTGGTCGGTCAATTTGTCGCGCAAACTCTATCGACGGCTAGGGGTTGATGTAGCGCGGCATCGACACGTAGCCGCCGAGCCACACGTCGTCGCCCGCGGCGTCGTTGATGCGCGCGTGGTTGTGCTGGTTGCCTTGGCGCCGCCGCCGCCAGGCGCAGCAGCGGGCCGCGACCTTTTTCCGGTGGCACCAGCAGGCGCCCACGACGACGAGAAAGGCCGTGGCCAGGGCGCCCACGATGCTGCCGGCGATCCAGGCCACGGCCTCGCGGTGGCACGACCAAAAGGCGTCCCGGCGTCCCGGCTTGCCACCGGCGCACGGGCCCGTCGCGTTGGCCGGCGACCCCGCCGCCGGTATCGTGTGGCACCCGTGCCCGTGGCCCGGACCGCACCACTCGCAACCGCACCGCCGGTAGCAGGTCTCATCCTCGACGAGCGACTCGCACGGTCCGTCGGTGGGATCCAGCGGCGACAGACCCGACCGAATTTCTAGAGGCACCGCCTGTGTTGTCGCCGTCGTCGTCGTTGTGTGGCGGCTCTCTGTGCCAAACGGCGCTTTGAACGGAGGAGGCGTGGCCCGCGTTGTCGCAGACCACAAGACCATAGCGGTGCACACCAGCAAGAGACCCGTGCGCACGGGCGACGGTGGCCCGCCGGCACGGCACCCCGCGCCCTGCGTGCCCCTCGACGGCAATTTCGTCTGCATGTCCTTTTTTTTGGTATCTTCGCGGGCAATGTTTCCACGCAGCGCGCGCTTTTTCCATGCCCATCGCGCCTTTTTTCTCTCGTCTTTGTGAGACGGTAGCCGCCGCTGCTGCGGCCCGTGTGCGCGCGCGCTCGCAGCGGCCCATCCGCCGCGAAACCCCGCTGTGCACAGAAAAAAAAAGTCGGTAAAAAATCGTCTTGCGGGCGCCAGGTATACGCGACACCCCCTGCGAGGCAGCGTTGGCCGTGCGCAGGGTGCTCACGCCCAGGATAGTAGAAAAAGGATGGCCCCGAGCCGATAAAACCCTTGCTATTTTTTTTCTGTTTTGTTTTATATGCAATGATTTCGTCACAAAAATGATGGGGGTGGGATCACACACAAAAAGGCGATGGTCAGGGGTGAAAAAGGCGGGCGCAGCAAAAGGGTCGCCGATGACGTCGATTCACATCGAAAAGAAAAAAACACTCTAATAGCCATGGTTGATCCGGTGGACTGCGGCAACGACCATAAACCCAAAGCAGATGCCCACACCGATCGCCATGCCATCGCCAAGCAGACCGGCGCCGCGACGGACTCGCGCCCATGGTGCGCCACTAGTGGCAGGGGCTCCAGCGGCACTGGCGGGCGCAGCAAGAGATGATGATGACGGCGGCGGCGTCAATATAGCGCCGATGCGGCTGTAGCGGTGCTTGGCCCATTGCAGGGCGTCGCGTCCAGTCTTTTCGCTGGTGGTCTTGGCGTCGAGGATATAGGCGCGCAGCGTTGTCGCCTCGTTGCATAGACGCTTGTGATCGCGCGGTGTGAGGGGACGCGTCGACAGAAACTGATCGAGACGATCGTGACGCTCGACGGCCCACTGGCAGCGATCGCGTCGCTCAGACTCTTTTTCGTGAAAGGTGGCGTGCGTGGTGGCCTTGCGTCCCGAGGCCATGATAAACTTGGCCAATTCGTCCATCTCGACGATGGCGGCCCGAATGGCGGGCCCGTCCTCTTGGGCGTTGTCGACCGCGCACGCGGCCCGGAGGGTAGGCATGCACAGTCGGTCGGCCACGCAGGCCAAGCGCATGCGCGTCTCGGCTGCAGAGGGCACCGTGCCATAGCATAGATAGTCGACGACCAGCGTAAAGTCGGCCGGCGAGCAGTTGACAAAGACGGGCTCGTCGTCGTCGCGGGTCGCCGAGGCCAGGTGCGCCAGCAGCGAACCGGGCTCGCACGCCGACAGCGTCTCCGTGGTCGTGCGCATGTGTGTGCCTCTCAGGTCAAACGTGACGATAGAGGACGGCTTGCTCTCCGCCCACGACTGCGAGAGGTAGAAATCGCAAGGCGAATCGATCATCGGCTGGTGGTCGTCGTCGGCTCGATCCAACCTGCCGCCGTCATTGGTCTCGTGCACGTCCTCATCGTCGTCTCGGTGTTCAAACATGTTGTCGTTCGCGGATCAGAGTGTTTGGTTTGCGCTGTCGGTGCGCCTGCGCTTTTTTTATGCAATGGGTTTGCGCGTCCTGCCTGCGAACGCCCATTCGACCCTTTTCCTGGATTTTCGAAAAAGAGAAGCGACGCCCAGTGGTTGGTTTGTTGTTGCGCCGTGCCGATGGGAAAAAAATTCATGTCGACAGAGGGCGCGTTGGGTCCGGGTCGACCAATGGCGCCACAGCAGCGTCGACAGCGCACACAAACAAAAAACCGGACGGGGGCCGATGCTCTCCAACGAGGCACGCACAGGAAAAAGAAAAGAGAACGCTGTGGGCCCCGACAACCAACGGTGCACCCTTTCGACAAAAATTGGCCTTGGACGGCCAGAACGAAAAGCACCAGAGCAACAACAACAACTGCGCCGACGCCCAGACAGACACCAAGCGACGAGCGCGATGCACCACGGAATGATCGACATCGTCATGCCCCTGCGACCGGGACGCTTTCCCTCGTCTCCTGTGTCGGTCCCCAAGCGCAGTCTGTGGTCGAGGCTGGTTGTGCCGGTCGCCGCAGACATGCTGCTGGTCGCGCTGTTTTGGGCCATCGGCGCCGCGAGTCCGTGCCCGACCGCCCTCGTCGCCATCGGGCTGACCGGATTGGTGCTCGTGGCCGTGTGCCGCGACGCCCTGTGCAGGCAGGGCGAAGACAGAGCGGTCGCCGCGCTCGCGCTCAACGTCGACAGCGCCGTGCGTGCCTATGCCGACGGCGCGACCCCCATGTTTGAGATTGACGAGGTCGTTGCGCACGCGCTCTCCGATCCCTGGTATGCATGCGGCGCCGCTGCCGCCCGCCTAGACCTCTATGTCATGTATTCGCCGCCTGTCAAGGCCAGAGACACGATCGCTCGCGCCGTCTACACGCGCCAACAGGCCCAACGCATATGGCCGCTTCTTTTCAATGGGCCAACGGCTCGCCGAGACAGACGCCGGCTGTTTGACTATACAGTGCGCATTCCCACGACGCGCCGCCTTGGTGTATCGCCCGTCGGCGACGTATGCACCGTGTCGATCCACACGGCCCTTCATCCCGTCGACGCCTTTGCCTATGCGTTGGATGCCGGCGTTGCCGCGCAAATGGCCACCGATCGCCTGGTCCAGAATCGCCTGGAGGAACAACAACAGCGGTGGATGGAGCGCCAGAGGGCCATCTGGCGCGAGGAGGAAGAGCGCGATGCCAAGCGTCAGAGTGAGACGCCGCACACGACAGGGACATATGAGGCGCAACCGGTCCTGCAGCCGCCGCCTCTCTTTGCCGCGCCGGCCATGACCCATTGACTGTGTATGTGTGTCTGTGTCTCTTTTGGACGCGTGCGGATCGACGAGCACCACAAAAACACCACTCAAAAAATAAATAAGAAATGATTTTTTCTATACGGTTTCAGTCTCTTTTTTTTGTCGAGAACAAAGTGGGGGATCACAACAAGATGGGACGCACGCGCGTCGGACCATGGCGACCGGTCGGGTAGCGGAGAGGAGTGTTAAACATTTTTCCCTAGTGACGGAAATGGCGCATGCCGGTAAAGACCATGGCGACGCCGGCCTCGTCGCACGCGGCGATCGAGGGCTTGTCGCCGCCGCGCGACCCGCCCGGCTGCACGATGGCGACGACGCCGCCGGCGATGGCCTTGCTCGGCCCGTCGGGAAAGGGAAAGTAGGCGTCGCTGGCCATCACTGTGCCCGTGAGGTCGAGCGCCGGCCTCGGGTAGTTTTGCGCGCGCATGAGCGCCACCTCGACGGCGCCCACGCGGCACGGCTGCGCGGCGCCGGCCGCGATCATGCGCCGATCCTTGACTAGCACGACGGCGTTGGACTTGACGTGCTTGCACGCGCGCTCGGCGTACAAGAGGTCGAGCGTCTGGTCGAGGTCGGGCTTGGTCTGGGTGACCACCTTCCAACGGCGCACGCCGGCAACCAAGTCGTCGTTCTCGTCCTCGCCGTCGTCGCCGTGACGGTTGCCGGCAAGATCGTTGTTGGCGGCAGTGTCGCGCTCGTGTACGAGCAGACCGCCGAGGGCGCCGCGCACCGTGACCGACGTCAGGCCCCACGTGTTGATGCGCAAGAGGGTCTTGCGCGGCAGCAGTTGGACCGCGTCCTCGGCATAGCCGGGGGCGAGGACGACGTCGAGGTAGAGACGCGCGACGAGCGCGGCCGTGTCGGCGTCGAGCGGCGCGTTAAAGACGGCCACGCCGCCATAAGGCGACAGCGGGTCGACGGCGATGGCGCGCTGCCAGGCCGCGGCCATCGTGGTGGCGCTGGCCAGTGCGCACGGGATGCCGTGTTTGAGTACGGCCGCGGTGGGTCCGTCTATGAGAAAGTCGGCCATGAGCGCAATGGCGGCATCGACGTCGAGCAGGTTGTTGTAGGACAGGTGGGGCTTGGCCGGGTTCATGGCGACGGGCGTGATCGCGCGCGAAAGGTCGCCCACAAAGGCGCCGCGCTGGTGCGGGTTCTCGCCGTAGCGCAGCACCGTCGTCGTCGTCGTCGTCGTGGACACCTCGGCAGGGATCTCATCGAGCGCCGAGAGGTCGGGCGCGCCCGGATTGATGGCGTCCGTAGAGGCGTTGGCGGCGGTCGAGGAGTCCATATTTTGGTGTGTCTCGGGTGTGTGTGTGTGTGTGTGTGTGTGTGCGAGGCAAAAGCGTAAAAGGAAAAAGATCTGCAAGCGACCGATCGACCACCGCGAGGCCGTGCGCGCGCGCCTCGAATCGATCTCGTCGCCAAAGGAAAAAGAAAGGAAAAAAATCGGCGCGCGGTGCGGTTGGTCCGGTCTGCCGTTTTCTGCGCGGCCCCCAGTTTGTTGCCGGCGCGCGTGGCCCTCCAGCGCGCAAAAAAAAAAGAGAGTCGACGCGCAGGACGGCGCCTTTTTTCCCACGCCATGCCAAAGATTGTCTTTTTTCTGGTTCTATTTTTCCTATCTCTTTGTTTTTCTTGTCTTCTTTTTTTGGGACATTGGGAAAAAGGGAGAAACTTGTCGGCCAGGCAGTGTTGTGGGTTGGCCGTCCCGCACGCCCGACCAAAACCGACGTCGAGCCGATGAGGAAAAAAAAGGCGAGAGCCAACCCGCAATCCGCCAGCGCTTTGCGGCTTGTCCGTGTAGGGGTCGGCGTCGATCTGGAGCGCATCGTCCCGGCTCCACTGGGCGTCATCGTCAGGGTCGCACAACGCCCAAGATTGGCGCAGTACCATCAGGTCTTTGTGGAGCGCTCTATAGTCCTCGTCGGTTGGACCCAGCAGGGCCTCGCGGTCGGACGCTGCCCTTGTTTGGTTTGGCGATAAAGGAGGAGAACCCGTGTTGGACATTGCGTATGCAGCGCCACTGTCCATTTGAGGCAGGGACGGTTGGGGGCTCGTCAAAGGCCGTTGCTCGGTGGATAGTGCGCCTTGTTTGCGCACTTGTTCGTGTGCCGACAGGACACGGGCCTGGCGCGTGTCGCGTTGTCGACGGCCCCATCTGTTTCAGCGAGAGGAGTCGCACGCGCGCAGCGCGCATAGGGCCATCGCGCATGCTAATCGCCAAATGCGCGAATTTGAGTCCCACCCAAAGCCAAACCGCGAGTCGGTGCGCTCGGCCAGCGCACAGAAAGCAAACCCACGACCCGCATTGGACCACAAACAAAAACATCTGCCAATTTCATTGCCAAACTGCGCAGACGCGACACCAGCGACAATGGCGCTGGCTCTTGTGCGCGCGAGCCTGCCCGCCAACCCGGTGCGCCGATGCGCCGCATTGATAAGAAAAAAACACACAACAGCCAAATACGGAAACACGAGCGACGAGTAGATCTACACCAAAGTTTAACAATAGCGACAAGGTGCCAAAAAAGTAAACGAAAAAAAAAAGAGCGACAACGGCAAGAAGCAACCGATGGATGACCGCGATACAGGCAAGGCGGCGCGCGACGGCAAGACGGCACGCGTCTATGTAGGCCTCGGTGGCAACACGGGCGCGCGCGCCCTTTTGATCGACGAGGCCGTGCGCCGCATTGCCACCGTCGTCGGGCCTGTCGTCGCCACGTCTTTTCTCTATGAAACCGCGCCGCAATTGGTGACGGACCAACCGCCGTTCCTCAATGCCGCCGTTCTGGTCGAGAGCCGGATCATCGATCCGCACGCGCTCATGCGCGCCCTCCAGAGCATCGAGGCTGCGATGGGCCGCGCGCCTCTTAGTGAGCGTCCGCGGTACGGGCCACGCCCGATCGACCTCGACATCCTGTGCTACGACGACGGCGTCACGACAATCAATTCGGTCGATCTCGTCGTGCCTCATGCCCTTTTGCGCACGCGGTCCTTTGTCCTGCGCCCTCTTGTCGACATTCGTCCCGACCTTTTGGTACCGCCGGGCACCGGTTCGTCCGATGGCGCACCGGCCACGGTCGCTCAATTGTGGGACGCTCTCGCGGCCAAGGCAGATGAGTCGCTCCCGAGACGCGTGCTCCCCCTGGGCGCCCATCGCGTCTTTGATCTCGATGCCTTGGCCGCGCGACGCACGCCGCTCCTCATGGCCATCGTCAACGCCACACCCGATTCGTTTAGCGGCGACGGCATACACGCGCACGTCGGCGACGCCAAGGGCGATGGCGACACAGTATCGTTCAATAGTCTTGTTGAACAAACGGTCGCGCGGGGCGCCAACGTGGTCGACGTGGGGGGCTACTCGACCCGACCCGGTCATGCCATCGTGTCTGTGGACGACGAGACGCACCGCGTGATGTGCTTCGTATCCAGCATCGCGACGACCCTGTCTGATGGCGACCGTGAAAATAGGGGCGACAAAGAGGGCTACTGTGATCGTGGCCGTGAAGCGACGACGACGTCGCCGAGAGAGTTGCTCTTGTCCATTGATACCTTTCGGCCCGAGGTGGCGAGGGCGTGCGTCGAGGCCCTGGCGCCCTCGCACCATCGTCGCGATGCCGTCGTGTGGATCAACGACGTCATGGGGATGCGCTGCGACCCGCTGGCCATGGCCGATCTCTTGCGTCAACACGACGGCGTCGGCATTGTGATCATGCACAGCCGCGGCGCGCTCGATTCGATGATCAAAGATCCGGTCACGGCTGCCGGTCTCTTGGCACCGCATCCAAAGGAGGAAAATGGCGACGACGGCAAGGGCAATGACGATGATATTGTCGCCAGGGTAGCCCACGATCTCTTGACGACGGCGGCGTGGGCCGAGGCCCATGGCGTCGCGCGGTGGCGCATCATGCTCGACCCCGGCATCGGCTTTGGCAAGTCGCTGGCCGACAATGTGGCCCTGGCCGGCGGCGCCGCGCGGCTCAGGGCTGCGCTCGGCGGTTATCCCGTGCTGATCGGCGCGTCGCGCAAGTCCTTTCTGGGCAAGGCCACTGCTGCGGCTGCCAAGAAGCGCGCACGCGACGCAGGCCGCACAGACGATGACCCTGGCGACCTCTCCGATGAGACGCGCCAACACGCCAGCCACGCCGTGACGGCCATTGCCGCGTGGGAGGGCGCCCACATTGTGCGCGTCCACGACGTCGTGGGCTCGCGCGCCGTCTTGGACATTGCGGCCGCGCTCGCCAACGGACCCGCAGCCTCTGCCGAATGATCGTCCACGGTCCCTCTGCCGGTTTTGCTGTTTCCATCTTTTTTCTTCTCGGCAACCAATCGACTTTTGTTCTTACCCACACCCCTCCCCCGAACACATTTTGGCGTGTGGCTTGTTATCGACTTTTGGCGGAGCGCTCCCGTTGTGCCGCAAAAGAACAATGGACATTGGAAGCAACATAACCTTTTACCGCATTGATAGGGATGCAGGTGCCGACGGCCACTTTTGGTCCTTTGTTGAGACTGACCAAGGCACCATCATGGTCAACGGCCGGTCCAGGGCCGCGGTGGCTGATCGCGTGCGCATTTGCGCCGAATCGCTGGGCTATTCGTCTGAATCGACCGTGTTCATTCTGCAATGTCTGGCGACAAGAAGAAGAAGGGCCTGACGCAAAGAAAAACGGAAATGCGGTTCCGTACGATATGAAAAAAAAGTACAGCAAGCGGCCGCGCGCGACCCACGGCAGACCGCCGACCCAAGAAATGCGCCTATTTCATCTGTTTTCCCCTCTTTTTTTTGACCTTGAAAAACGCAAGCACCGGCAGAGGCAGGGCGGCCGCCTGGTAGAGCACGACCAGGAGCCTCTTTTCTTTCGGAGAGGCGAGATGAGCAAGCGCGGAGCGTTGTTCGGCCCCCTAGGCCGTGGCGGTGTATTCGACGGTGGCGACGGCGTCGCGCAGCGCCCTGGGTTTGCGCAGGCGCACATAGACCGTTACGGCGTCGGGCGCATAGTCGCCGAGGATCTTGTCGCCCATGCGTCTGGCCAGCGTCTCCAAGAGGCCGCACTGGCCGTCCAGGGCGAGGGTGCGGCAGCAGGCGGCCAGGTCGGAATAGTTGGCGATGATGCCACTCTTGGTGTCGTCTTCCTTTTCTATGCTCTTTTCTTCTTCTTGTTGCCCGTGGTGTCTACTGGCGCCGCTCAAAGGGGCGGGGGTGGCGCGCCGCGCCGCGGGGCGCATTGTGACGCGCACGTCAATGAGCAGCGGCTGCGGAGTCGTGCGCTCGGACGGGTTGATGCCGATGATGCAGTCGACGACGAGGTCCTGGAATCCGACGGTCAACTGGCCGGTCATGTTTTGTTTGAATCGCCTAGGCGTATGGGTTCTCTCTCTCTGTTGGTCCGTGTGCTGGTTGCGTTGGCGCCGGTGTGGTGCTTTGTGTATGTGGTTTTTGTCCGTCTTTTTAAGCGATCGTGCTTTGCGTCGTCCCGATGTGTGGAAACTGCCTCTTTCGAATTGTTTCACGTGGTGTCGCCGCCGCTGCGCCAACTCTCTCTCTCTCTCTCTCTCTCTCCTCTTTTTTCAGCGACACGCAGCGATGGTGGTGCGTAGACAAATGGAACCGCGTGTGGGCGCGTTCTTGGCCGTGGACGCACACGCGCGCCCAGGTCGTGCGGTCCTCGGCCTTTGGTGTATCGGGTTGACCCCCCCCCCCTCCACCCACCACAAGGCTAAAAGGGCACAGCCGAAAAGATGGTTGTCCGTTTTTTTTTGCGTCTGCTGCCGCCGGTGCTCACTGCAGCATGAGGAGAAAAAAAGGACGACAACGAGGCAAGGGCGCCGCGCTGCCTCTGCCGATGACGACGACCCAGAGACGCGCAATTTTTTCCATTTTTTATGCATGCAATAAATCGCCTTTTCGGGCAACCAACAGTATCTCGACTCGATGAAAAGAACGGTCCGTCAAAAAGAAAAAGAGTTGGCATCGATGACAATGGCATGAAGCGGGATGGGGCCGCAGCGGATTTGCGTCGGCGCCGACGCCACGCGACATTTTTTTTCGCTGCCCTCTATAAACACAGAGAAAAAAAAAGGACAAAAGGGCTGCGACCAATCATGCAGCCGCCAAATTATAAAAGTCAACAAAAAAGGAATGAATAAAAAAAAAGGATTGACGCCGACTCCCGTTCCTGGTCGTTGCGGGTTTTGTGCAAGGACGCTGGCTGTTTCTTTTTTCTTTTATGTTTTTTTATTCTACGAGTGTTTTTGTTTGGGGTGTTTTGGGTTTTGTCGTGTTGGATGCTCTTTTTTTTTCGGTGAGGCGCAAGGCTGCACAATGCCATAAACACGGCGCTCCGTGGGCGCAATGTCGCGATACCATGTCGTGCCATCATCCGGCGCCGCTACCGTCAAACTCGGGCACATGAGCAGGCAATCAGCCGCGCCACCACGGTCTTTGGTGCGGGGTTTCCTTCTTTTTCACCGCGACTTTTTGGTACGTTGCCTGGCGACCGCGCAAAAAAGGGTTGCCGCGTCGGCATCGGATACGGGCATCGAGCCATCTTTTTTTCTGTCCTTTGACCAGTCGGCGCGGCGCCTTTTTTTCCTCGCGCGCGCTCCTGTCGGCGGCAACGGCTATGAAAATAAGCCACGGACGGCGGCGGCGTGCCGCCTCTTTTGGCTCCTGTTGCATCGCCACAGACTTCTGGGAGTCGGCCTTTTCCAGAGAGAAAACAAAAGGTAAAAAAAAGACGAAAAAAAAGTGCCGATGAAAAAGACATGGCCAGGAAGTGGTCCCATCGTTTTTTCTTTCGAGCAAGGAAATAGTGTTGGCTCTTTGTTCCCAAATGTTGCCCAAAAAGCAAGCGTCCGCCGCATCTATGGCCCGCACACCATCAGGCGAGCGCATTCCGCATGTCCTCGATCAGACACGCCCAGTAGGGGCCGTAGGGGGTGTCGGCCGCCGGCACTCCAAAAGCCACGACGCGCTGAAAGAGGTCCAGACCCGTAGCCCGATCTTGTGGGTCGCGCACCCAGCGCCGGCACGACCACGCAAGCCAACCGTCGAGCGCGCTTGCCACATTGCACGGTCGAGTGACCGCGGTGGCGACGGCAGGGTCTTGCGATGCCCCTGTCGGCGGCGTGTCATCGTGGCGCGCGCCGTCGTCCGTGTAAGAGGCGTCGAGCGAGGGCATCTTGTCCGACTTGCCCGCCGCGACGAGATCGCGCGGCGACTTGATCGCGCGGTGGATCATTGTCGCTAGATCGCGCGCGTCGATCCACGCGGGCGCACCGCCCGACGTGTTGCCCCCCGTCGACGAGACCTCAAACACGACTTCCCACGGCGCATTTTCGCCGGCCGACGTGCATCGTACCTCGGCGGCGAGGCGCCAGCGACGGTCGACGCCCCAGCGCCACACACACAAGTGGCCGTGCGTCCCACTCGTCGACGCGGAGGCGGCGCATTGGCGCATCAGACGTGCAGCCACTGCAGCGTTGTGTGCCTGTTTGGTCTCTGTCGTCATCAGAGGCGGCAGTGACGGGCTACTGGACGTGCGCCGCCGTTTTGTGGGGCGTCCTGCGGTCGCCGCCGCATCATCAACGACATTGCTGTCGGCGTCGCGGTTGTCTCGCGTGTCATCTGTGGGGGCGTGATCACCTTTGCGCGCGCGGCGCCGGCTCTTTTGCGCAGGCGAGCGGTCGGGGCCCTCTGGTTCGACGGCGTCGACCCTTTGGGAGGCGAGGTGGCCGGGGGACGCGGGCGCTGATCTCTGGCAGGGACTACAATCGCCATCATTCGACCACCCGTCCTTGGGCGAGAGGCACTCGGAATCATTCGACACGGACGAGGGCGAGTGAGGACCGGCCGTCAGAGGCCCGGAAGCCGACCAGGCGGCATCCGACGACGCATGCGGCGTCGAGGCCAGCGCCAAACGTGCCACTGGCGAGGCTGTGGATAGCGACGTCGACAAGGACGACGACGACGACGACGAGGATGATGAATCAGCCGACCGACTCGCGTGCTTGGCGATTGAACCGCCGCGCACGCGCGCAGGCGGGGCGCTACCCGAGAGGTGCGCGTGGCGCGCACGACGCTCGATGATATGGGCGATCGACTGGGCGCAGCGCGCCGAGCGCGCATAGGCGCGCATGGCCTCGCTATAGGCCGGCGCCATGCCTGCGGCGCACCTCTCGCAAAACAGGGCCACGTGGTCCGTGTCGATGACGGGCGCGTGGGCGCCGCCGCCGGCCAGCGCGCGCTTGACAAACATGTCGGGGTGGTTCTCCTTCATGCGTCGCACGGTGTTTTGTGGCAGGGCCGAGTGGACGCCCCACAGCGACAGGGCATCGCATACGACGTCCTTGGCCGACAGCCAGCATCCATCGTTGCTGCAGCGGATCGTCGTGCGCGGAGCGTGCGTGCGCGCCCTGGTCGGTGTTTGATGAGGAGGAGGAGCACGGGGCGAACCCGCCGACGGCCTAGACTGCAGAGGTGCCAACCGGCGCGTGGGCGTGTCGGGATCGTCTCGCCCGTCGCTCTGGCTCGCCGCGAGGCTATGGATGTCGACCACGTGGATCACGTTGTGAGGGCCGCATTGGTCGAGCACATCGGCGACCTTGGTGTTTTTTTTGACGAGCGAGGAAGACAACCACGATCAAGACGACAAACAAATGGGGAAGTTAGTCTCTTTCACGGGCACCACGACAACAATGAGCGCGAGCACAAGATGGTCAAGTAGGCGCGGGTCAAAACAAAAGCGCGCGACGGCCAAGGGGGGAGGGCGAGCCCGACGAGACCGCAACATGATGCCGCCTCCTCACTCTTTTTTTTTTCCTGCATCGGGCAGTGGCGATGACGTGCGCGCACACGCAGAGTGTAGATAAAACGGGGCGGCGCGATACCTTTTGGTCGGCGTGAAAGAGGGGCTCGCGCGCGGCGTTGGTGGCGACATAGGAACCGTCGGGCCAAAACCCAAGCGCGGGGCGGTCGGGATGGGCCGACGCGTAGGCTTGCGCGATGAGCGCCTGCACGGTGGCAAAGACCGACCCGCCGACGTCCCGACAGGGAACCGTCACCGAGAGGGGCTTTTCGTCGACATTGGCGGTCCACACGGTGACCAGCGCGATGCCCTCCATGCTCCTCGTGTTTCCTTTCATGCGCTCTCTCTTTTTTTTTGTCCAAAGCGCTCCCCCCTTTGCTGTGGCGACCAAAAGCAAAGACGCAGGGCGCCCACACGCGGATGACGATGCACCAAAGAAAACAATCCTGCGGCGGCACGGGCCAAAGGGAAAAGAAAGCGACCGAGAGAGCAGTTGCAGTTTGCGTGCGCGATGTCTGGCTTTTTCCTTTCAGATGATCTCGTTGGTTTCCTCCCTCCTCTCTTTTTCGCCACGCGATTCGCCTCTCTGCAGCGGGCGTGTCTCTCTTTTGGGGGTTTGTTTTTTTTTCGAAGCCGGCTGAATGACCCCGTCGTGCGTGCAACTGCGCCTCTTGTCTTTTTGGTTGCGCTGAATTTTTTTCATTGGATGGCGGCGTCCTTGGTCATACGTCGCGCCGCACCGCCAATCGATTCTGCGCGGCGCTTTTGTCTTTACCCTCCCGTGCGCGTGCCAACAAAAGACCAAAGCAAACCGACCCCGCTGATTCTCGATCTCGAATGGCAATTTGCACCGCTGTGCGCCGTTGGCTTGTGTGCATAGCGGCCGCGGTCAACGTCATGCCTGTAGATGTCTCGCAAAATCAAGGCACGCATGCGGCGCCTACCTATCTGGTCGTCTTTGGTGTGCCTTGTTTGGCGCGGCATGTCCGCAAGGCGACCCAAAGAGATGCAGAGAGAAAAATCGCAACCCATGTCTTTTGGAGGAGAAAACAAATGACAGGGTGGAAAAAAATGCGGCTCTTTGAACAAGCGGTCGCGAGTGGAAACAAAAAATAGATAATCAGAGAGAAAAAAAGGCGAAAAAAATAAAAGGAGGAAAATACGCGGTTCTCTATTTGGCTTGCGCGTGCGCTACAATGCGCGCGGGCGGCGCCATATCACACAGCCGCCTTGGCTAGACCGCCGTCGTGATCCACGGGCCACCCCTGGTCAATAATCCATTTCAACAGTGCCGTGTTGCCGCGTCGGGCCGCCTCTGCAGCAGTGCGTGCATCGCCACGGTGACCGTTGGCCGCCAGAATCTTGACAACATCGTCGTGGCCACCGAACGCGGCCATGGCACACAGGTCGGCGCTGTGCGCACACGGTCCGGCGCCGACGAGCCCGGCTCTGGTGACCGCCGCGAGCGACTCGGCGTCGCGCGATTCTACCAGGGCCTTGGCGCCGGCGACCGGGTCCCACGGAAAGCCATTGGCCAAAAGGCGGCATAAGGCAAAGGTCTGGTGGCGCTCGACGGCGCGCAGGCAAAACTTGGCCAGCCGCGGACACGCGCGCTCACTCGCCATGAACCACGCATCGCCACCCAGGGGGCTCGACACGGCCTCTAACATACACTCTTGGACGTCCCATGCGAGGCCGCGTGCAATGATCCGCTCCAGGCTGTCGGTATCGTCCATCCACGCCATATAGGCCGCCATCTCGGGGTCCCACGGCACCCCAGCGTCAAGAAGCGCCTCGACCATATCTGTGTCGTACTCTCGGACGGCCTTGCGCACGTGCCAGGGCTCCCATCGGTATCCGCGCGTCGCCAAGAGAGGAACCGACGCAGCGTCGCCCGATTCGAGTATGGTCCGCGCCGCGTTGTCGACGTCGGCGCTCTTTGGATCAAAGGGACAACCCGATTCGAGCACCAGGGCCAACCACGCCGAGCCCCGCCGCACTGCCAGGGTGCACGTGCGGTCGCTCCACGGGCAGCCATGCGCAATCAGGTAGCGCAGGCACGCCATGTGTGCCTCGCCGCGCTCGCTCTGTGAATGGGTGAAACCCTTGGGGTTGAGCGCAGCGTCCATGGCCTCTGCGTCCAACGGGCATTCGCCCTCGTGCAGACGCACAAGGCACGCAAGGTTGCCGGCGGCGGCCGCCGACACCACCGTCTCGGTGGCACCTTTGGCGCTACGTGTCCCATTGTTGGCGCAACGAGTCGTCGCCGGCTGGGTGTGCAGGGCGCCGGCCGGCATGGGCGTTGTTGGAGAATGCGACATGTGCACAGTGGATCGCAAGGTCGGGCGTTGCTGGCCAGACGGTTGCGTGGTCGACGAGGAGTGAAATACAGGAAACCGCGCCATTCTCCCCTTTTTTTATTATTGTCAATATTCATTTTTGCAGACAGATGCGGCCAATCGAGTGTTGCTCCGTCGCGGACCCGATCGCCTGGTGGTTCTTGTCTTTTTTTGGGTGGTTGAGGATGTTTTTTGTTTTTTTCCGTTTTTTCTCTCGATACTTTTTTCGGTGAGGTGGCAAAAGGGCGCGTGGGCACGGGCGGCCGCAGCCAAAAAATCGACTCGCTTCAACATCGAACGGTCAATCTTTTTTTTTGACGTCGGCGTATGTGGGTGTGGGCCGCCTGGCGCTCGTCCTCGACCAAGGCTCGAAGAAGGCGCCCTTTTGTCTTGTCGGCACCGGGTCACGTGCGCGGATTTGTTTTCTTTTTCGATTTGCCTCTTTTTTTTCTGTTTTCTCCCTTTTGTATGGGCGAGAAAAAGGAGACGATGTGTGCAAAGAAAACACAACAACGACAAGAGCGCACAAAGAGACGAGCGACAAAAAGGCGAGGACGGCGGTAGGCGGATGATGGAGCAATGGCGAGAGGACGCGCTCTGTCGGCCTCACTTGGCGGTGGGACACGCGAGGTTGAGAAACTCTTGGCGCGCCACGGGGTCGTCGCGAATGTCGCCCAGGAGGACGCGCGTGACCGTGTTTGACCCGTTCTTGCGCACGCCGCGCATGCACACGCACATGTGGAGGCCCTCGAGCACGACGCCGACGCCGCGCGCGCCCGTGACCTCGCTGATGCTCTCGGCGATCTGGCGCGTGAGCGCCTCCTGCACCTGGAAGCGGTCCGAGAGCATGTCGACGATGCGCGGGATCTTGCTCAGGCCGATGATCCTGCCCGCGGGCAGGTAGCCCACGTGCGCCTTGCCGATAAAGGGCAGCAGATGGTGCTCGCACATGGAGAAAAAGTCAATGTCGCGCACGGTCACCATCTCGCCCGACGTCTCGGCAAAGAGGGCGTCGCCGACGGCCTCGGCCAGGGTCAGGCGGTGGCCGCGCGTGCGCTCCACCATGGCCTTGGCCACGCGCATGGGCGTGTCCAAGAGGCCCTCGCGCGCCACGTCCTCGCCCAGACAGACCAGCATGGTCCTCGTGGCGTCGGCCATGCGCGCCATCTTGGCCGACGTCACCGGGAGCGCGCGGCGATCGGCGGGCATCGCCGCCAGGCGAGTCTCGGCGAGGGATTGCGCCAGCGCGGCAAAGGCGCGCACGCGGTGTAGACAGGGCGCTTGGTCATCGCTGGCGCACGCCCATGCATCGCACGCCAGGGCGTGGCGCGTATCGTCCTCGTGATCACGCCCCACCAGTGGGTACCACGCTGGCAGGTGCGCGTGGGCGTCGGGATCGCGGACAATGCCGCGCGCTTGGCCCACCACGACGCGCACATCGTCGCCGTCGGTAGTTACGGCCAGCGCCGACACGGCCGTCACCCCAAGGAGGTCTTTGGAGGATGGCGAAAGCGCGGATCGGCTTATGAGCGCGTGCGCGTCGGCCAGCGTGCGGTCGGCGAGAAAGTCGCGCGCGTAGGGCCCCGGCAAACCGCCCAGCGCATCAAAGTGAAGGGCCACGTCCTCGACGACGACCGGGCGTCCGATGGCCATGTAGGCAGCCACACACTTTTGGCGCACAATCTCCTCGATCGTACCCTGCACCTCGGGCGCCGCGCGGTCGGGCGGCAGCGACACGCACACGAGATCCAGACCGGCGTCGGCGGCGATGCGCTCGGCCTTGGCGCGCTTGTCCGCGTTGGCGCTTACGTACGCCAGCGCGCGGGTCGCACTTACGCCCGCGACCGGGTGTGCGGAGGTCGTACACGCGCCCTGACCAGGTCGGCCTGGAGAACCCGCGGCGTATTGATCGCCGGTCCCGCAAGGGATGCTGCTTTTGCCAGAGTTGATCATCTCCTGTCTCGCCCACAAGAGAGACCCAACAACGAAAGAGGAAAAAGGTGAGCGACCACGCAGACTCGCGCGAACCACAAGCGGGAACGGGGCAGGGCGGGAAAAGGAGATGGACGGTATGTACGGTCGATACAGAAAAGGAAATGCGATAGACAGATCTCGCGCGTGAAAGAGTGCGTGCGTGGGCGCAGATGTGGCGGTGGTCGCTTTGAAAGAAAGCAAGCACGAGACAACTGACCGCGAGGTAAATCTGGCGCGCGCCGTGCTATTCTCGGGCGCGCGCACAGATCCAAAGCACGAAAAGGCTGCGCGTGGGCGCGAGTGCGCGTTGCCATGGCGCCCGCCTTGCGTCTCGTGGCGCGGCGCCAGCCCCACGCACGCACAGCAAACAAGACCACAAAAAATGGTATTTTTGTCCGGTTTTTGGACGTGTCTTTTGTCTTTTTTTCCATTCTTGATTTTTTTTCGGTTTAGGTCGTCGTCGATTTTTTCACAGGCTTTTAGTTTTTGTTTTTTTGTGCGATGGCGAGGCGACAGGCGGCGCGGCGCGGCGTCCTAACGACCGAGCGGCGCCTACGATCGCTTTGTGCTTGGGCACGATTCGCCAATCGCTTGCGGCGATCTAGAGCACGCGCGTACGGTCGCGCCGGATCGTGCGATGGCGACACCAGAAAAATCGGTCATGGCACACCCTTATAAGAAGAAAACAACACACGACAGATCGCCCCGTTGTCTTTTTGCTTTTTTCTTTGTGCCTTGTTTTCGTCGCTTTCGTCGTCGTCGTCGATCCACAACCGAGCGACGATCGCCTTTTGCTTGTCTCGTCGCGTGTGATCTCTTTTGTCTATCTTTCTTCTTTTCGACACTCCATTCGGCAGCCTTTTAGAGGACAAAGCCTGTGCCGATTTGTTTACTTTGCCTCATTGCATCCCGACGGCCATGGCGTGCGACGGAATGCGCGTGCTCCTGATCGACAACTATGACTCGTACACCTACAACCTGTGCCATCGGCTCTTGTGCGCGCACCCGTCGGTGGCCGAGGTCGAGGTCGTGCGCAACGACGCCGTCGCATGGACCGACCTCCTCCCTCGGCTCGTTGGCTTTGATGCCGTCGTGCTCTCGCCCGGACCGGGTGTGCCCTCGAACCCGGCCGACTTTGGCCTCTGTGCCGACGTGCTAAAGTGGGCGACCGCGCCAGACGCGACGACGCCTCCCATGCCCGTTCTAGGCGTGTGCCTGGGCCATCAGGGCTTGGCGTGGGTGCTCGGCGGTCAGGTCGTGCGCGCCCCGCGCGTGGCCCACGGCGTCGTCGAGGCCATCGCGCACTGCGGCACCGGCATCTTTGAGGGTCTGCCCGAGACCACGACGCCGGTGGTGCGCTACCATTCGTGGGTCGTCGACGAGGCGACGCTCCCGCCGTGCCTCGTTGCCACCGCGTGGACTCGTCCGGGCACCACGCCAATGACCGTCCAGAACACAGACGACATCGCAAAAGAGGCGCAACCTCTGGAACACCAGTCGCGTCTCATCATGGCGATCGCCCACCTCACCTTGCCCGTGTTTGGCGTGCAGTTTCACCCCGAGTCGGTGTGTGCGCGCGACGGTGACGCCATGCTCGCCAACTTTGCGCGCATCGCGCAGGCCATCGGCCGTCGGCGTCGATGCTTTGATGGTGGCAACGACCACGATCACCCGCAGGTCGGTCGTGTGTTTACGCGCGCCGTTGACCTCGTCGCCGGACCGACGCCAAAAGACGCCGTCAACGCGTTGTCCATGCCAATGGAACCGCCGTTGCCCAAGCGCGTCAGGTGGCGCCGCCTTCCCGATGGATGCTTTCCCGACGATCCGGTGGCGGCCTTTTGCGTGCTCGTCGGCGACGCACCGAGACGCTTTTGGCTCGACTCATCGCGCTGTGACTCGCCCGACGACGGACGCTTCTCCTACATGGGGGCGTGCGCCGCGCGCGGTCTGGCCGCCATCGCATGCGATCTCGCTGCCGGATGCATTACCGAGTGGCACGCATCGATGGCAGGCGTGCAGAGCCACACCGCCGCCATTCCAGACGACGGGTTCATGGCCTACCTAGAGCGCCTCCTGGCTGCCCGGCGCTGCGCGTCGGATCCCGCCTTGCCGGGCGGCCTGTGCGGCGGCGGTCTCGTCGGCTACTTGGGCTACGAGATGAGACGCGAGTGTGGCAGCAGCGGTGCTGACGATAAGGTTGCGGCTGCCACCGCAGTGCCCAGTGCGCGCCCAGGCGAGCCCGATGCCGCCTTTCTGGTCGTCGACCGCTACGTCGTCCTGGATCATCTCGAAAAGACAGTCTATGCCGTGGCGCTCGTCGACGCAGATGATTGCCATTGTCATCCACGCGGCGGTCCTGGTGTCAGTGATGGCGATGATGGCGCCGCCGACGACCCCGAGACCTGGTTTGACCACGCACAGGCTGCCTTTACGGCGGCCAAGCAGATTTCGATCCAGAGTCGGCCGTGCGACGTCCAAGGCGCATTCTTTGTCCTGGACAGAGCGCGCGACGCCTACGCCGCCGACATTGAGGCGTGCCTGGGCGAGATTACCGACGGCGAGAGTTACGAACTGTGCCTGACCAATAAGGCGCGCGGCGGCGCCGGCACCATACCGGACCCGTGGGCTTACTATGTGCGCCTGCGAGCCGCGAGCCCGGCGCCCTATGCCGCCTTTGTCGCCTTGGGGCCGGGCCTGCCCACCATTGCGTCGTCGTCGCCCGAGAAATTCTTGTCGGTCGACCGCGCGGGCCGCGCGCGGTCCAAGCCCATCAAGGGCACGGCGCGTCGCGGGGCGACACCCAGCGAGGACGCTGCGCTGGCCGCCGAGTTGGCCGCGTGTCCCAAAACCTTTGCCGAGAACCTCATGATCGTCGACCTGGTGCGCAACGACCTGAGCGTGTGCTGCGCGCCCGGCAGCGTCGTCGTACCGCCAGGTCGCCTCATGGCGATCGAGACCTATGCCGCCGTGCACCAGATGGTGACCACCGTCGACGCCCTGTTGGATCGGCACAGGACGGCGCTGGACCTCGTGCGTGCGGCCTTTCCGCCGGGCTCGATGACGGGTGCGCCCAAAGCGCGCAGCATGGACATTTTGGATCGCCTCGAAGAGCACCGTCCGCGCGGAATCTATTCGGGCGCACTCGGGTTCTTTTCGGCCGACGGCGCCTGCTCGCTGTCGGTGGTAATCCGCACGGCCGTCATCGACGCCGACGGCGCGGCGTCGGTGGGCTGCGGCGGCGCCATCGTTGCCGACTCGGACCCCGATGCCGAATTTGCCGAGATCCTGCTCAAGGCCGACCGCCTGGTGCGCGCCGCCGGCGGCCGACTCTTGTCGGACGGCACAAACGCAGTGGCGCCGTCGGCAACGTCCGACACCTCGCCCGATCGCATTCTCATCGAGACCATGCAGTTCGACCCCACGTGCGTCCTTTTCGATCGCCACGTGGCGCGGATCACACGGTCGGCTATCGTGTTGGGCTGCCGAGGCGTCATCGGCGCCAACGGCGTGGGCGAGGCCGTGACAAAAGTGGCGCGCGAGATTGCAGACGTTGCACACGGGCCCGTGCGGCTGCGCGTGGCCGTCAACCTCGACACGGGCCACGTATCGCAAACAACATCGCCGCTGCCGTCGGTACCATGGTGGGGTACACCGGCCGACGCCCTCAAGGCCGGCGTGGGCGATCGGGTGGCGCGCGTCGCACTCGATTGTCCCGTCAATGCCGACGACCTGCGTCTCTTGCACAAGACCTTGGATCGCGCCATTTATGAGCGGGCGCACGCGCGGGCCTGGTCCGCGTCCGATGGAGATGTGCCTGCCGACAGCCGCGAGACCATTCTCGTCAACACGCGCGGCCAACTCACCGAGGCGACACGGGCGTCGATCGCGCTCCTCGTCGACGATGGACATGTACCGGTGACGCCACACCTCGCGTGTGGTCTCTTGCCGGGCGTCATGCGCGCCCATCTCTTGGCCAACGGTCTCATTCGCGAGGGCGATCTCACGCTGGACGATCTCGCCGACGCGGCCGCCGCTGGCAAACCCCTTTTGGTGTTTAATGCCGTGCGCGGCGTCTATGCCGTGCGCATCCAATTGTAAAAAAGTCGCTTTCTTTTGCGTCTGACTTGTTCTTTTTCATCAACGCCAGAGGGTTTTGTGGCGTCTCTTTTTTTTTATTGCGCGCCTTTAGGTCCCGATCCTGCGGGGATCGGAGGCGGGTTTGCTCCTGTGCGCGGTCCCGCAGGCACGGCCCTTTTCCTTCGAGTTTTCTCATCGTGGGGCCGTCTCTCGGCTTGGCCTTTTTTTTTCTTGTCATTGGCGTAAAAGGGATCGCGGGCCTATTGGCGGTGCCTGTTGATTGGCTGGCACCCCTCTTCAGTGATAATATTTTTGGATTGCATTGTTGCCGATACGGAGACGACACAAGGAACACTGACGGCCGCCACACAATCGCGCACAACAAAAAATGGACGGCAGACCGCAACAAGAGGGGCCCGCGATGAAACTTGATTGCACAACCCGCCTCAACCCCGTCCCCGACACAAATTCAGGACGCGCCGCGGCACAAGATTCGGCCGACCTCGTGTCTCACCGCCACGAGCGCACCATGGAAGCCGCATGGGAAACCCTACCGTCAGAATTGTGGCGCGACGTCATCTTGAACCGTCTCTCGGACAGAGACCTGGGGTCGTGCCTGCTGGCGGCGCCCTGCTTTCACGCCTTGAGCAAAGGCGACCTCTTGCGGCGGCGCTACGCCCATGCGACGATCACGGGCATGTGCGCCGCCGGCGACATTGTCGGCCTCGAATATCTTGTTGGCCGGCTCATCCACACTACGGGCACGCCCGAGCCACCTATCTCGGACCAAGGACGTGCGGCCACGCATGGGGATGTGCCCGGTTGGGATGCATGCCTCTTTGAGGCCGCCATCATGTCGCGCGGCGACGTCATTCGCTGGCTCGCCCGTCGCGGCTGCCTCGCCCGTTGTCTGCCCTACACGTGGCGCATCGCACGGGGGGCCGCGGCCGTGGCAGCCGACGACGACACCCTCTGCGCGCTTGCGGAGGCTCACTTGGCGGTGCGCGGCTATCCCTACCGCAACCGCACTCGGCTCACTGGCGAGGACGCCGGCAACAACACGGACGGCGCGGACAGTGACGCCATTGACGCTCGGCCGGCCGCAGTTCGAGGCTGCCGTCACGATATGTACCTGCGCGACGTCCAAGGCCAACTCCGACCCTATCGCGTCCGTACCCTCGATCCGTGGAGCGACATGGGGCGGCGCTTTGATGCGATATGGCAACACGACACACTGGCAGAGCGCCGACAAGAGTTGGTCAGGCGCCATCACGAGATATGCGGCGATTGGGACAGCGAGATCGTGAAGGAGGTCAACGAAGAATTTCGGGACGCCGGAGCAGACGCCATTGCTGCGGTCATTCAGCAGAAGGCGGATGCGAGGCACACGTGGGACGCTGACTGTGCTGCCGGGGCCTGCTGGCGGCTTGCGCGCGCGCTGGGTTGGCTACCGCGCGCGGTCTTTGTGGGGATGATCAAGCGCGGCATGCTCGACGACGCCGTCCGCGTGGCCTTGTCTGTGCGTCTCTCGTTACCCGAAGCGATGCCGTGGTCGACGTGGGAGGCTCTCGCAGAGGCCGTAGCACGGGCCAACCGTGTGGACCTGATGCGCGCCATGGGACTTGCCGTCTCGGACCCAGACACTGGCGACTGGGCCTTTGCTCGCTGCGACGGTCCGGGGGAAGAATGGCTGCCCGAGTGCGTCTTTTCTGGCGCCGTCGCCGGTGGACACGTGGACCTGCTCGACCGCGCGCTGCGGGCCTGGAATCGGACTTTTGCATCGAGAGACGAGTTTTTCTTTGAGGCGGTCGCCAGTGGTCGACTGGATGCCGTGCGCTGGCTGCACGCGCACGACGCCAACATCGGATACAGAGGCCGCTACGGCACGCGCGCCTACAGCGCGTCCCCGCTCACCGTCGCCATTGGGCAAGGCGCAGACGACATCGTAGCCTTTCTTTTGGGACTGTCCGAGGCGCGCTTCCTCGTGCGTGATGCCTTTGACGACGCCGTCGAGATTGGCGATCTGCGCACCGCGCGACGGCTCTATGAGGCGCACGGACCGACGATCGACAATTGTCCGCCCGTCGTCGCCATTCTAGACGACGACAGTGCCCATCCCCTTTTGACGTACAGGCAGTAAAAAAAAGTGGAAACGAATCAAAGCGGGCCGCCACGACGAGAATGGGCGCGATACAAAAAGGCGAGTAAAAAAACACCAAAAAAATGCGACTCACGCTGCCGGCGCGACACTGTCGGCGGCGCGCTCGGTTTTGTGCGCCACACACACACACACACACACACACACACACACACACACACACACACACACACACACACACACACACACACACACACACACACACACACACACACACACACAAGAAGAGGGAGAAGAAAAAAAAAGACAAACGAAAAAAGTCTGCCGTGCGCAGTTTTTTGTCTTTGGGTCTGGTGCCGCGGGGGTCGCCCACCCTCGGCGCGGTTGTGCGCAAAACAAGAAAAGAATTGGGGGAAAACAATGGCGTCCGACAGAAAAGAGGCTGGTGGGCATCTCCTCACGCCAGAGACAGCGTCGTCAAAGGAAGGAAAAGACCAAAAGGGAAAAGAGAAAAAACCACGCCGCAACAAAAAAAAGCACAAGGCGCCATTTGGCGATGGATGGCGGTGGTGAGCCCACGCAGCCATGGTCGTCGCTGCCCGACGAGTTGACCCTGGCGATCCTGTCGGCGTGCGACAGCGTCGAGATCGTGGCAACGGCGCGGTTGGTCTGTCGCGGCTGGGGCCGCGTGGGACATGAGGCGTTGGCGAGGGTCGCGTCGCGATGGACGCAGACGCTGTTGGCATCGCGCGACGGCGCCGCCGATCCCAAAGACCAGGCCCACGCCGCGGTCTGCTCGGCCGTGGCACTGGACAAACCGCACCGCCTGGCGCTGCTCTTGGACGCACTGCCCGACTTTGACCTGGCGGCGCGCGTCTCCTACAGACCCATCATCGAGGCGCGCGGGTACGCACGCCTCACAGGCTCCTTCCAGCCGACGCGGTTCTCGGCGCCCCGCCCGCACCACCCCCTCTATGGGTGCTACGTGCCGGCGGCCGACGGTCTCTTGGCCTTTGCCATAGGATGTGGCGCCGTCCGATGCGTTGAAATGCTCGCTGCGCGCGGTGCCCCGGTCTGTGGGACGCGCGAAGCCCTCGTGTGGGCGGCCCTGTGGGCGTCCACACGCTCCTGGCGTCTTTGTGCCTATCGGCCGCGGGCCCAACGCTGCCAGGACGACCTGTGGCACACAGTGGAGCATCTGCCGGCCGTCGACGGCGTGCGACTTGTCGATGCCGTGCTCGCGCTGCCCGTCAAATGCGCGTCTCTGGGCGCCGAATGCATACGGCCGCTGCACGCACTCTTGATCGTCACGGGACGCACGCTCGACAATCTGGGCCACTTTTGGCGTGGCCAGCCCCGTGACGTCCTGATCGCGTGGGCCACCGCGATGCTGGGCCGGTTTGTTTGCGCCGGTTACAGCGCCGACGACGCCGTCGTGGGTCCCGATTCTGTTGTGGGTCGCACCGAGCGCCAGTTTTTGACCCGGCGCTGCAGCGAGTGCAGCGCCGACGACCGGCCCTTTTACCAGTCTCTGTTGGCGGCGGTAGACAACCGACACGTCGGGGACGAGTCGGACGTCGGCACCTGCACATCGCCGTCCCCACCGTGCCCGCCTCCGCGCGCGACGCTTTAGCACCTTTTTAAGGAAAAAACTCACACTCTGTCTTTGTGCACGGTCCCTTTTCTTCTGGGGCCTCCTTGTTGCCCTGTTGTTTGCTTTGGTCGCGCGAAAAGTTTGCAACGACGTCGCGGCCTGCGGTGTGCGCAACAAAAAGATCACACGCAGCCAACAGCAAACCCATGCCCATGAAAAAATACAAAAAAAAACAAAAAGTAGAATGAAAAAGAAATGGGGCCCTCTGCGCCCAAAAGGCCCCATGGCCAAGTCATCGCTTTGGTTTTAATTTCAATTTTTTTATCGGGGGATCTTTTTTGCGCGTCTTGTGCGCGTGTCGCGAATGGGACACGAAAAAAGAGGCAGAGAAAAAAGGGGCGACCAACAAATTCGAGCACCAGCGTCGACGAGTTGCGATTGCAGGACATTGCCAGCAAGCGCGGCCCGGCCTGGCTCGGTTGTGGGATCGCGACCTTTTTTTTTAAGTTATGGAGTCGGGTGCGCGCAAATCCGCGCGCGATTGGTGCGCCCGGAAAAGAGGCACATGCATCAAAAAAAAAGTCGCAAAGCGACCGTGCACGGCAAGGACAAAAAGAGAGGACACACATACGGGCCACGCGAGCGCAACAAGAACCCGCCGTGGGCCGAGTCAACAAACAACAACCGTCCTCTTCTCATTTTGTATTCAAAAAAAAATAAAAAAAAGAGACGCAAGGCTGATGGCTGCGACCGTGACCGCAACGACGGCCACGACGACGACTACGACGACGACAAGGCCAACAACGAGATCTACCGATCCTGTGGCGACGTGGGCCACGCTCGTCGGCGGCGGTCGGTCCGCGGCATCGCCCAGCGAGAGCGACTTTGATGCGCGCCGGCGTCACGATGCCTGGCTCATCGACGACCAACTGCACGCGCCCGACCTCGACATGCGCACACTCGTCGGCGCCGTCGAGCGCGTGCACCTGCTGCGCGCGTGCTCGGTGACCGGGTCCACGCTGTCACCGTTGATCGAGACCACCATCGCGCGCCTGGCCCACGGCGCCTGGGTGCGCGCCCCGTACGTGCAGAGGACGGCGCCGCCGGGCCGCACGTCGCGCGCCCATTTGTGTGATGTGCTGGTGCGCGTCTACGGGCCCTTTTGGTCGCACCTGGCGCGTGCCGAGATCATGCGCCAGCCCGTCGTGGCCGGCCGCGTGGGCAACCCGCCCAACCCCGCCGACGTGTTGCGCTGTCTGCGTCGCGACCTGGGCCTCAACAAGGTGGCGGCTGCACGCATCAAAGAAGCCGCGCCCGACGATCCCGTGGGCGCGGCCGACACCATCGCCCGCATCTTTTGCCACGTCCACGCCGATCTCGACGCCTCGGGCGCGCAAGCGCGCCTCCTCGCAGCCGACGCGGCTGTGGCCGAGGGCCGAGCCTTTGTCGACGACGCCGTTGCGGCCATGGCGTCGAGTGCGATCGCGCCGGCCCCTCTGCCCAGGCCCTCGTCAACGGCAATGTCATCGGCGGCAGCGCGCATGCCGGACCGACTCTTGATGGTGGGCGTGGCGGCCGGCTGTCCGTCCAAGGCGCCCGAGGAGGCCGGCGGTGGCAGCCACGCCAACGGCATTCGCTTTGCCATGGTGGCGTCGCGCACGGCAAAGCCGCGCTCCGACGGCTACCCGTGGCGCTGGGTGGCGTGGGTCCTCTGGGACACGCGCACCCCGTGCTCGTGGGAGGCCGCCGACAACCAGGCCACGGTCCAGGCCGAAACCGCCCTCGGCTGCCCTGCGGGTTCCTTTGTCGCGTGGCTGCGCGCGGCCGCCATGCGACCAGGTACGACGCTGCCATCGAGCGCCTTGGCACCGCAGCCGCCGCCGGCCTGCCGACCGGTGGACCCGTTGCTATTGGAGGCGGCCACGCTGTTGGCGTCGCAACTCGCTCACCCGCGCGCCGCCGACGCCGTGCGGCTCGCTGTCGCCCGCGCCACGACGGGCTGGGCGCCTTTGTGGGACGACCAGATCGCGCCCTATGTACGCGCCGTGGTGGAGGCCACCTCGACATCTGGATAAACTCGACGTCCCTTTTCGTCCAACCCGCCCGCGTGATCCCGTCGTACGCACCACTTTGTTTTGTACAAGAAAAGAATCTTTTTTTCTTCTAGAGCACGTGTTGTTCCTCTGTCGCGCCGCGCTGCACACGCCCCACTTTTTCTTTGGCGCGTATTTTTTTTCCAAATGAGGAGGAATAGAGACGGAAGGACAAGAGCAGTGCTTGCGGATCGGTTAGCCGTCGACTAATCCACACCGAATTGTCCAATAATAAATCATATAAATCAAAAAAATCCGTCTAAAATCTGGGTTTTTAGTCGTCGGTTAACCGATCCGCAAGCACTAGACAAGAGGCACCGCGCTGTCTGCATCGTAGACCCTCTGTTGGCAGGGCAAAAAAGGGGGTGACCACAATGCGACTGAGCGACCTCTACTCACACGGCATCGATATGGTGTCGGCCGTCGCGGTCGACGGCAACGAGCAATCGCCCGTGGGATCGGCGGGGTCCGAGACTCGCGCGCGCCTCGGCCTCGGAACCGTGGGCGCTCACGCGGTCGCCATCAACGACGACAAACTTGCCGGCGTGAACGCGCGCCAACCAGTCGCGATTGCGTGTGACAAAGGCGGCGGCATCGGGCGACGCCACCGGTACGTCTTGTGCGGGCTCGCTTGCGCTCCAGACCAGCGTGCCGCGGCGTGCGACCTGCCTGGCGCGCTGGCGATGACCGTCGGGCGCGACGTTGCCGGCCGGTAGACCATAATGGACGCGGATGGCTCGGGCCGCGTTCTCGCTCGCGTGGGCAAGAAGACCGACGGTGCCGTCGGCAAAGTAGAGGTCAACGTCGCCACACGCCGGCAGACTTTCATAAGGGAATCCGTCGTCGTGGACGCGCACCGCGTCGGGCACGTCTGACACATCCTTGTTGGCGGCGTCGCGCCAGGCCTTGGCAACGAGCCCAAGCACGTCGACGCCGCCGTCGGGGCAGACCTTGCTGTCGCTGCTCTCGTGGTCCGACATCTCTTTTTCTTTTTTTCTTTTTTTTTTGATGTGTCGCTTTCCTTTCCCTTTTGACCGAGCGGCCACGAGGGTCCCTTTTTTTTGGGGTGGCGGGCCGCTTCACGCATACGCGCAAAAAAAGGCGGTTCTCGGCCAAACTTGCGTTTTTTCCCTCGCGATCGCAACTGTCGCACAGCACCGCACGACCCAACTCGAAAATATAAAAGTCGACTCGGTGGCCTGTCGCAAAAGGAAAACAAAAGAAACACAGAGGCCCACAAAAAAGGCCGGTGATGCCAAAAAAAGGTGCGCGGCCGCTCGCAAGCCGGCATGCCTTGGCGGGCCAGAAGAGCGGAACAACGAGGGGGCGCCATCCGGCCGCGCGCGTCCGTCTTTTTGGCACGCAGACGCCCACCGAACCGACCGAAAGGAAGAGAAAAACGAAAAAATAAAACGAAAAAGGAGAAAAAAGTCGCCACCGAGGTCGTTCCCCAAAGAAACAATCGGAAAAAAAAGGCGATTCATCGCAAGAAAATACAAAAGCGCTCAAACAGCCGCCGACTCGTTTATCGGCTATTTTCTTTCTTTTCTTTTGGTATTCTTCTGAAAATAAATGCGCCAAAGGGCGCCGCCGAGACAGGCGTCAACACGGCGCAGTCTCGCGTGTGCCTCTGTCCCGTGGGTGCTTGGCGCCAAAATAGTCGTCTGGCTGTTGTCTCTCTCTTTTTCTCGCCGCTTTTTGGCAGCGGGCTTGTGCACACAAGTCCGCCCGGGGCAAAAAGTGGCCGTTTTCGACCTGGAACAACGCAACCACCGCGACATCCTGTATCATCTGCACCGACGTGTATCCAGCCACGGTGAATCGAAAGCCGAGTATCCGGGTATACCGTTGACTATCACGTGCAGGAACCCAGACGGCGAGGGACCGGGCACCGAACGGTTGGCCAAGACAACGACCGCCTGGCCAGTCGCGGGTGCCGGTGATCGCGCACGCCATTGGTTCAAGATCCGCTTTTATACGAACCGAGCGCGATCGTCAACACACACTGAAAACAACAACAACAACGACTCACCTGACAACGGCAAACCAAACCGCTCTCGGTCTAGCCACGACGACAACAACAACCACAATCAAGATGGCCGCCTCACGCTTCCCCCTCTCGATCGCCATGCTGGCTTCGGTGGCCTTTTTGCTGCTGGCCGTGGCCGCACCGTCGGCCGACGCCCAGATCTACTATGACGGCGCAGTGATCCGCTTCTACCACGTGCCGAGCGCGTCCTACTGCTACCTCAACACGGCCGCGACCAACAACCCGTTGACCTGCGTGGCCAAGCCCAACCTCGCCGACGCTACCGTCTTTATGCTGACGGGCGTCAACGTGCCGTGGAAGACCTACGTCGAGAGCCCGACGACGCCGGCCATCCTCAACGGCGGCGCCCTCTCCAAGTGGTGCCGCCCCAACAACTTTACCGGCGGCGCACCCGACGACGTCTACTGCTCGGGTCCCGGTTCGTTCACGTGGATGCAGATGCTCTGGATCCAACTGATCAAGGTGGGCGGCCTCGGCAGCAACTACATCTACAACAACGACAGGGTCATCATCCACTCGAGCCTCAACAATGCCAACTGCACGCTGCTCAACAACAAACTCAACTGTGGCTCGCCCGGTGCCGCCGGCACCGAGTTTAACGTCGTCATCTAGAATGGCGCCACCGGCGAGGGCACTGCTCACCGCGGCCCCTGGACGCGGCGCCATGGCCTCCCCCTTGTTTGCCGTCGAGCCCCCGATGGCACCCCTTTCCGGACCTGCTTCTCTCTTTTTGGCATGCCGCTGGGTCTTTTCCATCCCCCTTTTTTTTTCGTACACAGCCTCCTGTCCTCTCACAGCATACATGTATTGCTAGACGCACCCACCGCACTCGCGCACCCTAAAAAATAAAACCCAAAAAAAGCACTTGATTTGTCCCTTCCTCGTGTTTGGCGGTTTGTGTGCGCGGTCGCGCGGCTTTGCCGTCGCCTGGACGCTCTCCCATCTGTCCTTCTCCTTTTTTTAATGCATTAAAAAAAGACGCGAAAAAATCTGGCGGGGGCAGCGCGCTGTTGCGTTGCCGCCGTATTTGCTTTGGTGCGGGCAATTTGCCCTGTCTCTTCGCCCAAACAAAAACAAGACGGAGAGCAACGAAAAAGGCAACAAACCGTCGGGCCACAAAGCCTCGCCTGTGCGTCCTGGGAGTTCCTTGGTGCGCGGATGTCGTCGCCTTTGGTTGGTCGTCCACGCCCTGCTGCCAGACTCGGAAATAAAGAACGACGAACCGTATATTGCTGCGCTCTGCTCCTGCTGCATCGGGCGGCGACTGCAAAGGCCTACACTGCCCGCGACGAACAAAAAAGCAAAGGAAAAAGTGTGAACGACCAGACAAACAAAATGAAAAAATATTTTTCTTACCTTTTCTGTGGTTTGGCGTGAAGGGCGGGGTCACAGACGTAGCGCGCGGCGGCCGCTGCAAACCTGTCGATCTGGTCCGCCTGCCGGGCGCACGCCCCCTCCCCTCACCAAGACGCCTCTCGAAAAGGCCGACCGACCGCTGCGCCGAGGCCAAAAAAACAGACCAAACAACGATCCGGTCGCCCAGATGCAAAGTGACCCAAGGATGACGCAGCAGACCATGTTGGCCGGCCGTCGCCCGTTGCCATTGCCGCCAACGAATCGCAAGCCATCGTATTTTATGCAGACTGCCGCGGCAGCGATCGACGGCGTCGCGGCACTAGCCTTGTCGACGATCGTCTCGGCCTCTCGGACGCTCGGCGATCGCGACGACGACGCCATCGAACGGTACATGACGGGTGGCACGTACGACCGCGCTCTTGATCACGCGGTCTCTGTCGGCTACGCGGCGATCCATGCCCGCCTCTCGGCACTGCGCGCCGACGCCGCGACGTCGCGAGGCCCGGCGCCGGTGCCGCTCGTCGTTTTCGACGTGGATGACACGCTCTTGTCGACTCGTCGCGATCACTTCGGACGGCCGGCGACGATCGCGGGATCGTGCGCCGCCGCCACGCAAGACGCGTCCCTGCCGCCTCTCGACCCCGTTGTGGGCCTCTACCGTAGGCTTTGGAGCGACGGCGTGCGCACGGCCGTCGTCACCGGTCGGTGGGCGAGCGAGAGGGACCGCACGCTGACCAACCTCTGTCGAGCGGGCGTCGGTGGCTGGGATCACGCCCTGTTTCGTACCCCCGGCGCCCGCGACGCCTATATGTCGGCCCGCGCCTACAAGAGACGCCAACGCGCACGACTGGTCGCTGCCGGCTATGAGATTGTGGGCGTCGTGGGCGACCAGCACTCGGACATGGCCTATGACGTGCCAAGTGTCGTCAACGTCAAGTTGCCTAACCCCATGTACACACTCTATTAAAAAAAGACGCTTTGTGCTTTGGCGCAGTCGATTCGTCCTGCGCTCGCCGCCGGCCTACCATTCCATTATGTCTGGCCTGCGGCAGAGGCACGCCTGCTTTACGTCGCATTTTTGTGCGCGTGCGGCGGTGAAGAAGGGTCGTCGGGACGCGATGCGACGACGCAAAAAGAAAAAGGCAAATAGAGCCCTGTTTGCAAGAACGTGGAATAAAAAGAAAAGAGGGAATCAACGAAAACAGGCGGCGAGGGTGCGGTCGGGCGCGCCACGGTCGACCTTGCGCAAAAACGCCTTGGTGCTCTCAAAAAGCCGCGCGAGGTCTCCGGTCCACGCGGCGGCGCCTTTGGGAGAGTCGGCCGTGACGACCCGCACAACGTTCCCACGGACAGACGAACGCACACGGTTTGACCGAGGACTTTCAATCGCTGTCGTCCGCGCGCTCGCTGCAGACGCCGACCGCGAGAGCCGACGAAAGGGACGCTTCGCGACCAAAAAAAGAGGGTCAAAAAGGGGCAAAGGGGGCGGTCGATTGATGCCGTGTGCGTGCGTGCGTGCGTGATGGACGGAACCCTCTGCGGTGGCGCCCAAATTCCCGACTGGGCGCCTCACAGGTTTGACGGCTCGTGTGCCGTTGAGCGCGCCCTCGACGGAGAATTTCCCATCCGTCGACTTGTCGACAATATCGCGCAAGTCGGCTGGGTGCTCCTGCTGGGACCCGACCGCGCGCACGGTGGCGAGTCGCCCGGCGACAGGGAGCGCATCGTGGGCGCGATCAAATCCTATTGTGACGTCGTGCCATGCATCGAGGCCTGTCTGTGGCTCGTTGATCACGGCGGCAACACCGTGTGCCACTACACGTCGACGTTGCGTCAGCGGGCCTCGGCGTCTGTTTCGTGGATCGGTCCGGGCGGGGCCTGTGCGCGCGCCACCTACCTCGATGGCCGGCTCTGTGGGTGGGAGGCCATCGACGGGCTGCCCGAGCCCGACACTGACCGGCTCGCCATCGACGATCGTGTGGGCTGCATGCCGCCGTGATTGCGCGGCACTCCTTTCTTTCTCTCTTTCTCGTCATCAAAGCGTGCCTTTTTTTGGACGCGTCTTCTGTCATTGCAACGGCAGGTTTGTGTGTTATCGCCCCACCCCAAATCGCCCACAAAGCCCACACGACGGAATAAAAAAGTTGCCCCCGAGTTTGCCGCGGCATGCGTGCCGGTGACCTCGCCTCCCAAGGCCACAAATTCCAGAGGACAAAAAAGAGCCATTGTCCGATCACGCGGTGACCGCGCGCATCGCAGCAGAGGAGTAGACGCCCGGACCCAGCCGCCGTGCGTGGCCCTCCAAAGGAATGCCGCCCTCAATAAATGACATAAAAAAGGACTACTGGGAAAATAAAAAAAGAATACGACGAGCATAAAAGCGACCGACGGATCGCGACTCGTGCCTGCCCAACAGACCGACCCAAAAGGCTCCGCCGCGCCGCGACGACGGCGTTGGCATTGGCGCACACGGCGCGCTCTTGTGCCGGGATATAGTCGATGCGAATATCGCATACAGGAAGGAAAAAGAAAAATCAACTTGGGTGGCCGAGTATCCTTTTTTCGAAAGCACAAGGGCGATTGGTCGTCGACACAAAGGCGACGCGGAGAAAAATATTGCATAAGAGGACGTGGCTGCAATGCAGAGACAGTATCAACAACCAAACTTGGCCCCTATCGAGCCGCCCACACCCTTTTTTTCCACTCGCTGCCCAACTGGACCGCCAACAACCTCGAACCATGACCGCCTCCAACATCTGGGTCAATTATGTCGTCGCCGGGAGCAACATTCTCGCCCTGTGGCCCGTCTACTGCGCGCCGACGCCGTGGCACGCCGCGCTGGCCACGGCCGCCATGGCGGCCTCGACCTTGATGCACATCTCGGAGCGCAAGCACAACCTCCCTGGAGTCGCGCCTCTCAACGCCTGGAGCAAGCAGATTGAATGGGTCGATCGTGGCGTCGCCTACGTGGCGATGGCCTTTGTCCTCTGGCGCGTCTTGGCCTGCGGCGGCGTCTCACCGTGGATCTGGCCCATCGGCCTGGGCGGTCTGGCCGCGTTGGCCCTGGCCGAACACTGCGAGCGCGGCCCCATCTGGTTTGCCGTTACGCACTGCACGTGGCACGCCTGTGCCTACCTGGGGCTCGCCCTGGCCTTTGCCTAGCGCGCCAACTGCACCGCCCAACGAGACTCTTGGCGCCCCATCCCCCCAAACCCAACCTGATAAAGGCACGGCCTGATGATAATAAGAAAAAATGTTTATTGAAAATGGCAAGGATGGCAAAGGCGAAAGAGCGCCGCGGCAGGCCGCCGGATGTGTGTTGGTCGCATTTAATGCTGGGCAACGGCTAGCCGGCGCGGCTACGGCTAAGGGTCGAGCCAACCGACTGGAGCCGGCTACAAGCCGTCGACAAAAAAGAGTGCGAGCACGAATAAATATAGAAACATTGTGCACAAATTGTGAAGAACAAAGAACTCGCATTCGCGGTCGGCTTATTCGCACTCGGGATATTGTCGTGCTCAAATTGTGCGCATTTTATTCGCACTCGCGCTCCTTTTTGTTGACGGCTTGTAGCCGGCTTCAGCCGGTTGGCTTGAGAGCATCGGCTAGCCGGCTAACCGGCTTAGGTGCAGCCGTTGCCCAGCGTTACGGTGCGACTCGCAAAGGTCAAGGTTTGGGCGTTGGTGCGCCCTGGTTTTCGTGCTCGGGCCGCTGTTGTTATTGCTGTCTCGTCGTGGCCGGCACTGCGGGGGCTGCTCGTCTTTTCCCTAGTTTTTTAAATGGTGGGCTATAGGGTTTTGATTGGTCGCCTTTTTGATGGACCAAAAAAGGATAAAAAATATCGCACGATCCATAAAATACGCAGGGCTGGGGACTGCCGGGCCTGTCGTACAAAAGAAAAGAAAAAAGGCGCACCGCCCGCCGGCATTTTTTGGTTTCGGCCGGTCTAGGCTCGTATTTTTTTCCTTTGTTGACCAAAGTCAACCGGCCGATCCTCCCGCCAGTGGACGATCCCTTGCTCTTTCTGGTCGTCGCCCTCTCTTTTCCTACGAGGAAAAAAAAATGGAGACAAAAGACAAAAAAAAGGGACCCAACCTTTCCTAGTCTCTCTCGTAAAAAGGAAAAAAGAACACACAACAACGTCTGTCTTTCGGCGTCTAGAGTGCCGGCGTCGCCTTTTCTCTGGTTTGTCCGGTCGGGCGTCTAGACGGTGCCGCGCATGCCGAGGCCGCTGTCTTTGTCTCTCTTCCCTCGTGCATTTTTGTCTTTGTCTAATATTTTTTTCGTTTTTTTTGCATTGTTTGTTGCGCTAGAGATTTGGCGGCGCTCGGACGACATCACGCTGTGCGGCAAGATAGCGGTCGCATTCAATTCGGCCATCCCAGCAACTCTTGTTGATAGCGTCAACGTACGTATCCACGACGAGTGGGCACCCGCGCTTGTAGGCGTAGCGGAGGCACGCGACGCTGCCGCCCCTGACGGCATATCGACATGTGTCTGGATGCAGCGGCACGCCGCTCTCGTGCAGGTGGCGCAAACAGTCGATCCGGCCGTCTTGGGCGGCGAGAAGCGTCACCCGATCGGGTCGCGGGCAGTGGATCTGGTCCAAATAGGCGAGACACGCGACGCTGCCACTGCGGATGGCGGCCGCATACACGTCGGCGTCGCACGCGTGGCCCATCTCGCACAGGTGGCGCAGACAATCAACGTGGCCTCCCCCGGCAGCGCTGGTCACGGTCGCGTGGTCGACAGGGCACCCCTGGCCGATGAGCCACTGTAGGGTCGTGATGTTGCCTGCGCTGGCCGCCGAACTTGTTGCGCGCGCATCCCCACGATGCCCAAGTGCGTACAACGTCCTGATCGTGGCGCCGCCGTCGTGTTTGTAATCATGGCCTGCCGCCAGGTTGCACATGGCTGCGCTTTCTTCGCACGGGCCGGCCCCGATGAGACTAGCCCGTGCGAGCACGGCCATGCAGTGACCGCCCCCTCGGATAATGATGTTTGTGTCGGCGACGGGGTCCCACGGAAAGTTGTGCGCCAAGAGCCATTCGAGCGCCTCATGGCAGCGCTGGTTGACGGCGTGGAGGCAAAACTTGGCGAGGCGCGGGCATTCGTGTCCCGACTCGATGAACCACCGATAGAGGGCGTCGCCGCGCGCGCCGATGGCCTTTAACATACACTTTTCCACGTCCCACGCGAGGCCGCGGTCGATTACCCATTGCATGAGGTCCGGATTGCCGTGGGATGCCAACATGGTCGCCATGCCCGCGTCCCACGGTGCTCCTGCGGCCAGGAGCGCATCGATCATTTCGGGATCACCATATTGGACGGCATCGACCATTTCGTCCCAGCCCCACTCGTAGCCGCGCGCTGCCAAAAGGGCCACCGACTCGATGTCGCCCGAGGAGATGACGTCGTAGCCCACGTTGTCGTCGATGTCAAAGGGGCAGCCCAGGTCGAGCGCCAGCGCCAACCACTTTGAACCGGCGGCGGCCGCCTGATCGAACGCACGGTCATCGTCCCATGGGCATCCATTCAAGACCAGATAGCGCAGGCACTCCAGGCGTCTGTCGAGGTTGTCTCGCGCTCCTGCGTCAGACTCTGTCTGTCGGACCCCAAACTGGCTGGGGTCGAGTGCCGCAGTCGTGGCCTCGTCGTCCCGCGGGCAACCATGTTGGCAGAGGTAAACAAGACATTCGATGTGGCCACGTGCAGCCGCATGCGCGCTTGTCATGGCGTCCCAGGCAAACCATGCCTCGTGGGCGTATTTGAGACACGGCAGGTGACCGCCCGCCGCAGCGGCGGTGCATACCTGCGTGTCGCCTTTAGGCACGCTCGTCTCGCATAGGGTCTTTAGGACATCGAGATGGCCGCCGGCCGCCGCGGCAACGGCCATATCGAGCGAGTTACACATGGCGCCGCGCTCGGAAAAGCGCGCGGCCAGGTCGAGGCGGCCGTGCGCAGCCGCTTTGCTGCAGGCATCGGCTGTCTGTGCGTGCCGTAGGTCGAGAGCGTACTCGATGCAATCGACGTGGAACAACTCGACGGCTGACGCGTAGGGGTCTGCCATGTCGCGGCCGTGGCAGCACGCGGTACGCGCGTAGGCCGTCTCGTCCAGCGCCACGGTTCGCCAGCGATGCGAGACAACCGCGACGCTGCCATAGCGTCTGACCATACACGGCAGGTGGCCCATAATCTGCACCAGCAACTCGTCGGGTAGGTCGTCGGCGGTGGCGTCTTTTACAGCGTCGGTTGACTTGCTGTCGATGGCGATGATGGTGGTGGCCGCGGCGAGCATGCCGGCGTAGAAAAAAAAAAGAAAAAGGCGAACACGGCGGGTTGCGGGGGTCGGGATTTGGGCGCCGGTGGCTTGTGTGCTTTCTTTCTTTTTTTTGCTCGTCCGCTGGCGCTGTCGTCGTCGATGTGGCCCCGGCACTGTACAAATCTCTGCCTTTTCAACATCTTTTTCCTTAAAAACGGCGCCGTGCGGGTTTGGATTGGTCGCCTTGCTGACGGACCAAAAAAGGGCATGACGATGCACCACCCACAAAAGAGAGACGAAGGGGCAAGGCCAAAGCCGAGAGTGGTGTGGTCGGCGCAACTTGCCGCGCACCAAAGGCAAAGAGGAATGCGCCGACCGTGCGCGCCGTCCTTGGTCTTGTCCGCTGGCCTGCATGCGCGCCTTTTTATGAGTCGGGGATGGTTGATCAACGTCGGCGCGCAAGCGGCCTTTGTGGCGACCGTTGCCCCCCCCTCATCTTTTTCGAAATGACACAAACAAAAGGCGCACCGCCTTTTTTTTTCTAAAGGAAAAAACAGCAAACCAACAAACACAACACGGAAAGGAGACAAAGTGCGTCCCTCTGTGCTGGTGGTGTGAAAAAAAAAAGACCGGTCTAGACAAAGCCGGGGGCGACCGGGTCGTCCTTGGCCTCGTCGTCGAGGAGGTCGGGGCACAAATTGCCGTCGATGAGCCAACGGACGAGCGAGGCAGCGCGACTGCGAATCTCGTCGCGCGGATCGTCCACCGTCAGGGCGCGCGCCGACAGGGCCACCGGAAGTGGCAATGGGCCGGGCCGCACGGCGTCACTCCATATTGCAGTCGATCGCGGGTACGCGCATTGGTTTGCGCACAAGAAAGCGTCGTCTCCCAAACTGTGTCTGGCGGCGGGCGGGGCACCGGCATGGTCGAGCACGCCCGCGCGCATCGCGAGCGCGCACAGCGTGGCGAGGGCCTCGACGGCCATCGTGCCGCCGTCGCAGTCTGGTCGATCATAGGCGACGCTCTCGGTCAGCCGCGCCACCCAGGGCTCCCACAAGGCAAAGCACGGGCAATGGGGCCCGCGCGTCACGGCGATGGTTGTCGCCAGTGTTGCAAGTCGATCGGCATCGCCCCAGCGCCCCGCGTAGACATAGGCCGCCAGGCCACCGCACAGGTGGCCCGATTGCACGACGGCGTTGGGCCATGCGTCGACAATGGCTGCGGCATGGGGTGACGTGGGCCACGGCGCCAGCGCCTGACCGATGGCGCCGATGGGTACGTCCGAGGGCGGGGTCGCCGAGGCCAGCCAGGTAAGACCGCGCACGAGATCGGCCTCGGTGCAGCGGCCGCGCTCGACGGCGTAGAGCAAGAGACGGACGGCGGCCTCGCACGGCAGGGGCCCAAACTCGCCGTTATTGTCCTCGGCGTGCCACCGGGCCAACAGGGCGCACACCCGGATGTGACCCGAGCACAGGGCCGACATGGCCGTCGTGGGTCCGTCGTATATCCATCCACAGTGCCGGGCGACGTCAAGAAGGGCCACGTGGCCGCGCGCTGCGACCGCACAGAACCAGTCGGCTCCGGGTGCCCGCCCCCAGCCGGCCACCATTCTCCACATCCAGTCGCCCAGAATACGACGCGCGTCCGACATAGAGTCGTCGTTGCCGTCTTTTTCGTCGGTCAGCCTGCGGGCAGGTGTGTCCGTGTCCCTGTGGCCGCTGTCGACGGCATCATCGCTGTGTGCGGGGTCACGGCCGCTGCCCATGTCGTCGCCTACGTGCCCAGCGGTATCGTGATAGTCGTCGGGGTCGGCGACGGCGGTGCACGCGCCCCACCGGTCGAGCGCCGAGCCCAAAAGGTGCGCGGTACGCGCAGCGCCGTGGCGCGCCGAGGCCTCCCACGCGCGGCGCACAATGTCGTCCACGGCGTGGCCCGGCGACCAGCGGTGCGCGTAGCGCCGGGCAATGGCCACCCCGACCAGGGCCAGCGCTGTCTCGGCGCGATCGTGCGCCGCGGCGGCGTCGATGCACGCCAACACCGACGGCAACGATCCGCCGCGCGCCAAGGCCACGGCGACGTCGGCGATGCCGAGACCGCGCGGACCGGCCGCCGACGCCACCCTCTCGGCTAGCGCGTGGCACGTAGACATGACCGTATAGGGGCGGCCTGTGTACAGCGATGCGCGTTCGGGGGCCGCGCCGCCGTCACCGTTGTCATTATCATCGCCATCATTGGGTCCAAACAAATGCGTCGGTCCGCCCACCATGGCGACGGCGGCGACAACGGCGTCGTGCCTCTTGGAGAGCGCGACTGCGACAGCCACGTCGACGGCGGTCGCTGACGCGCACGCGAGACGTGCTCGGGCGAGGACAACGTCGAGGGAGGGCATGCAAATGCCGGTCCGTACCCAGGCCGCCAGGACAGACGCGGTGACGCAACGGCCGCGCGCCCACGCGCCACGATCCTTGGTGGCATCGGGTGCGTCGGCGACCAAGCGCCTCTCGTCGGTGGGCGACGGCGCCGAGATCATATCACACCAACGACGACACACGAGGCGCGTTGAGGCGCGCGATGCCGGATGAACCCCGTGCGGCCCGTTGAGGATGACGTCCAACAGTTCGTCGGGGAGACGATCGCACGGCGACTCTCTCACGGCGCGCACCTCCTCTTTCGGCGTCCGCTCGCCTTGGACGGCATCAATGAGCCGACACGGCGCGCGTACGCTGCGCGTCAGCCGACGACGCTTGTGCACGGGCCCAAGCACGCGGCGAGGCACCCACCCCAAAAACGGATCATCGTCGTCATCGTCGCCGTCGTCGTATTCGTAATCGTCGTCGTCGCCGTAATCATCATTGGTTTCGTCATAATAGTCGTCGTCGCGATGGACATTGCGACGTTTGCCGTTGCTCCCGCAGACGCCGTCGTCGTCGCCACGCGCACTGCCGGTGTCTCGGCAGATCGGGTCGCGCCGCCGCTTGAGGGTCGTCTCCATTCGCGCTCGTCGCCGGGCGCCAATGTTGTCGTGGTCGGGAACCTCGCGCCTATCCGGCGACCGCACTCGCCCGTCCGGTGCCCTGTTTGTGGCAGCCTTTTTCTTCTCAACTCTCCTCTTCTCTTCAAACAAATGGCGGCGTGCTCCGATCGGCTTTTCTTTTTTTTCTGACAAAAAAAGCGAGGGTGCTCGCGGGCGCAGCAACCAACGATCGGATTGAAAAAAGAAAAGGAAGCGGCGCAACGGGCGCTCAAAAAAAGATCGGCCGTCTGCCGGACCAATCGGACGACGATGACGATCATCTCCAACGGCCACCGAACCACGCCCATCTCGGCGGGAGAGGGCGAAAAAGCAGACGGACATTATCCATTGGCGGATGCGCGATCGGTCGTTCCTCGTCGGCGTCACAAAAATGTGCGCACGCAAGGCTTCCGATCGCGGTCCCTCGTGCAGCCCCGCTTCTGGCGCTGCGAAAGCATATGGGAGCAATATGGCAAACTCCCCACTCAAAAAAAAAAGAGACGCCATGATGCACCCCTTTTTTGTAATAAATTAAATTCTCTTGTTGGAATTTTTTCTATGCGGGCGCACGAGCAAAAAAAAGAGACCGCTGCCGCCAGTCTTTTTTTTGCGCGCTCACCGCGCAAACTTTTGGTCCCTCGCAGACGAGCCCAACCAAAAGGAGGAGGCCTCTATCCGGCACGGGCCTGGTGACGAAAAAAAAAAGGACGGCGGGCGCAGCCACACGCGCCGCTGGGAAAAAACGCCCCATCGGGCGCAACCACTCTCTAAAATCGCCAAAATAAAGAACCAAAAAAAGCGGCCAATCGGAGACGCGACTTTGACAACGACCACGTGGCGACAAACCTCAAAACTCTGTTTGGTTCTTTGTGCCATTTGTGCAACAAACCTCTAGCCTGCAGACGCGCACCCACCCATCTTCCTTTTTTACGCGCGCCACACACCCCATCGACGATCGCGTGAGGAAAAAACGGCGACGACAAGAATAACTACCAACAAAGAGAGATCGAAAAAAAAATCAGAGAATGACCAAGACCATTGCTTTGCTCGGGGCGCTGGCCCTGTTGGCGCTGCTGGCCGCGCCGGCGGCGTCAGTGCCGTGCAACGTCCACTATGGCGGTGAGGGACGCTCGCTCAACGCCCACGAGAGGGCGCTTCGCGACCTCGTGCTCAAGCATGCCGGCGCCTGGGCGACCCCGTCCAGGGCCGACCTTGCCGCCGTGCTCCACCCCGACGTTGTGTTTGCCTACCCGACGGCCAGCCTCAACTACGCGCAGACCCTGGCCGACTTTGACGCCTTTGACGCCTTTTTCACCAACACGACGATCACGATCCCGCGTGACGGCATCCTCATCGACTGGAAGGTGGGCCGCGTGAGCGTCAACTGGAAGTTTTCCACCTATGCGCGCGACACGGGCGTGCGCCAGGTCGTCAACGACGTGTGCCTGGGCGTCATCGCCGACGGCAAGTTTGTCCAGTGGCTCGAATACCTCGACGGGCGCGTCAAGATCATGCAGGCCGCCGGCGCACTCTCCTACGACGACGGCCCCGATGGCATCCTCAAGCCGTGGCCGGCCTTTGTGCCCGGCAAGGAAAACTGCAGGGCGGTCGTCACCGTGTCGTGCCCCGCGTAAGGCGTCCAGTCCCTCTCTGCCCGCGCCTCCTTGGGCGTCTGACTCTTTGGCGCGTGTTGGTGTCGATGTTGTTGTTTCATGGCCTTGTGCGCCTCACTTGTTGCCGCCATCGGGACGATACGGCATACAATGCAAAGAGCAAATAAACAACAACCACAAAAGAGGCGCATTTGTTTGTTGTCTTTGTTTTGTGTCGTCGGCGGCTCAATAGATGAAAAAAACAGGATGGCTTTCAAAGGCGTGTCGCCAACAACTCTTGTGGCGGCTCGCACCGCCAACCCCCAAAGAGAGCCACACGGGCTCGTGTGCATAACTCGTCCCTTGTCGCAGCGACGACGACGAATGGGCGACAACAAGAGGCGACAAAAAAGGGCGGTCGCCAATCGCGAGCATCTGCCCGCGCACCACGCATGAGAAAGGCCTTTTCCGTTTTTTTTCACTTTGTGTTGTGCCTCCACGCAACTTGATCGAATCTTGGGTAGAAAGAAAAAACAAGGCCGTCGACGAGATTTGGGTGAGGGAGCACGACCCAAAGCGACGCTCTCTATACGTCCATGGCCATGATGATCGAGGTCCTCCCCACCGAGATACGGGCGACAATCCTCTGGCTCCTCGACGGCGTGGACCTGTTGGCGTGCCTGTGTGCGTCCCCGTGCTTTCACGTGTGGTCCCACGTCGAGTGCGACCGTCGCCGCTATGGAGGCCTTTCCGTCGAGTGCGCGATCGCCGAGCACGGTCCGGACGCGCTCAACCACTTGATGCGTCGCCGACGCGTGGTCTTTGATTCGGGTCACCTCTTGTTGGCCGTGCGGCACAACCGCATCGCCAACGTCGACTGGCTCCTCCAGCACACCGACGCCGTCGACCGCATGGGGTTTGTCGGTGGTACGCTGGCCTGCCCGTGTGCGATCGCCGACGAGGCCGCTTCCGTTTTGGGCACCGCGCCACTGTTGCGCGCGCTCGTGGAGAGGGGCCACACGCCGTCGGCCACCGATTTTGCGTCGGCAGCGTGTGCGGACCACATCGAGGCTATGGACGTCCTTTTCGACGCCCGGCCCGATGCCCGCTGGGCCGACTGTGTCAATCCGGCAATCTCGCCTAGGGTCGCTGCGTTTTTCCTCGATCGTTGTGACCTGTCGGCCGACCATCTGGCCCAAATCGTGCGGGCCTTTCCTACGACTGACGTCTGTTGCGGCGGCACCGCGCACGCCGCGCCCATCGACTGGAGACGCGTCGCCCTGAACAGACTGTACGCACACGATCCGAAAAAGGCCCTCATCGTGGCGCGCGACGACGCGGACGTGGCCCGCCTTGTCGGCAACGCACGCATCTCCTCTCGGGCCGTCGCCGATGTCGAGTGGCGACACCGACGCAGTCCATCGTTGCGCGTGTCTCGCGACGTTGCCAAGGAGATGACCGACGCGATCTGCGCAGGCGCAGAGGGCACGGTCGTCGAGGCCTGCACGAGGTGGTTTGTCGAGGGCGGCGACCTCGGCGGCGCGCGCGTCATATGCTCGATGGCCACGGGGTACGTGCCGCGATGCGATCACAGACAGCACGGCAAGTGCGAGGCGACGCTCTTTGCCATCGACGCGCTCGACCCAGACATTGGCTGTCGGTGCGCGTGGGCCACAGATGCCGCCCGACTCGGCCGCGTGCGGCTTGTCGGCGCTCTGCTTGATCGCTTTGCGACAGGGACGACCGACGACTGCGCCCCATATGTGATCGCCGAGGCCGCCGACGGTGCCGCCATGCATTGCCGCATGGACGTGCTCGGTTATCTCGACCAGCGAGGCGGCGTCGACTGGTCCCGCGTGTCGCTCGACTGGGCGGCGGCAGCAGGCAATACCGAGTGCGTAAGGTTTCTCTACGAACGCGGGGCGCGCCATACGACAGACGCCGTGGAGGCGATGGCCAGGCGTGGCCACCTCGACACCATCCAGTTGATCAGCGGTGGATGTATGCAAGAGCATGCGGCACGGGCCCTGCGCGCGGCTGCCGCCTATGGCCGCATGGACTGTGTCGAGGTCTTGTGCGACACGTACCCTGACGACGTCGACGTGGGGTCGGCCATCGAGGGCGCTCTCGGGGGAGACCACATCCAGGTGGCCGCCTTTTTGTTCGACCGCTGCAGAGACCAATGGCGCGCCTCGTGTGGGGAGGCTCAGTTGGCGGCCGCGCTCCAGCCGCGGCTCCCCGAGGAGCAAGCCGTGCGAGAACGCGTGCTCGCGCGCTGCGATGATTCCGTCCTGCGCGACGCCCTCGTGGAGGCCATGGGAGACGGCGACGCCGTCGCCGTCGGCGGCCTCGTGTGCCTGGCCGATACGCACGACATTTTTGATGCCGGCGTTTTTGCCGCGGCCGTACAATCGGCGTCGTTGGGCGTGCTTTTGGAAATGGCCCTGCGGACGCCACACCTGTGCGATCGCCGCGAGATCGAATCCGTGGATTGGTCGTGGGATCACGCACACTGCGGCATGGCCGAGCGCGCCCGCCAACGCATCCTAGACATGCTCTCTGCGGCGGCATCTGCGTCATCCCCGCGATCGCACACGCCTCATTAGGGCGGCCACCTTTTTTTTTTAATTGTCGCCAGGGCGACCGACAAAGTGGGGCCGAAAATGAAATTTTGCGCCCACGCGCGCTCCGCGCATGCGCGTCTCTGTGCGTGCCTGCATTTTTCTTTTCTTTTCTAATAAAAAAAGGGTTGCTTGCGTCGACATCTCGTCGGTGGCCGTCTTCTGGCGGGCACCACGTCTTCTTTTTTTTTTCTCCTTGCAATCTTTTGGGAGGGGCAGTGCTTTGTGCGCGTGGTCGGCCTGCGCCAGACACACGCAAGAGGGATGCGCTGCCACAGGTTGATGACACGCACGTGCAGGTGGATTGAGCGCCCAGGGATGCCGGCGAGCGGTCGGCGCCAGGAAACCAAGACGACCTAGAACCAAGAGACCCGCGGGCGCATCCACAGACAAGAGATCATCTTTAAAGAAAAAGAGTTTTCAAGAAAAGAACAAAAAAGAAGAGGGCCAGCATACACAACATAACAAGAGAACGAGGCAGAGGGCTAAAAGGAAAGGACGCAAATGACGACGACGACGACAAGGGCACGGCAGCGGCAAGACGCACCGCCGCGCGGTTTGATGGCGGCGCTCGCCGCCGAGTTGCGACCCGAGGCCAATGGCGCCATGGGCGGTACAACAGCCCGTCCGCGACGATTGCCCGCCGCCGCCATTGTGCCTGCGGCCGCGCCTGCAAACGATAGGGCCGCCTTGCCGCCCGAGTGGGTCTCGCTGGGCGATCGCCTGGTGTGCCTCTTGGGCACTGAGCCTGCCGTCGACGTGCTCGACGCCTATGGCATGGACCGGTGGGGCGCCGGCGGGTGCGGCGTGCTGGCGGCGGCGCTGGCGCCCATCATGGCACAGCGCGGCGTGCCCAACGCACGCTCCTATGGCATACTGGTGCCCAACGGGGCGGGCGGTGCGCGTGTCCTCGCCTACGTGGTGGGCAACTCGCCCGCGGGGCCGTTTTTCGACGCCGCCGGGTGGCACACGGCCGAGGCACTACGGGCGCGGGCCGGTCGCGGCGCGCGCATCGCGCCCCTCGAAGCCGGCGTGGGGCCCGTCGCCGGGCCGACCGGCGTCGTGTGCCCGCATGGGGCCGTGCGCGACTTGCGCCTGGCGCTGGAGCGCTACCTGGACGCGCCCTTTATCGCGCTCTACGATCCGGTGGACGCGCTCGTGCGGAGCGGCGCCGGCGAGCGACGCCTGCCGCAACTGTGGACGTGGGACGAGCGCATGGCGGCGGCGCGCCTCTATTTGGTCACGCCCGACGGCCCCATGCCCGTCAACGAGCAGGGCACGCGGCTGCCGCCGCACTATGCCCAGGTGGCCCGACTGGCGCGCGAGGACCCGCGGCGCCAGTCGTGCCTCGTGGTGGGCGCCCCCAAAACCGCCGGCACGCGCAATAGCACGGCCGCGGCTGTCACACAGCGTCGGCATCCCACCGTCTAGGTCGTGCGCGAACGCCCGCATACCTGGAGGCTGTCGCCCCCGATCGCAGACCCTTTTTCTTTCTATGGCATGTTTTACTTTTAACAAAAAAACAAGGAAACCCCGGCGCCGATTGGCATCGCAGCCCCCAAAAGTGTCAAAGGAGGGCAAAAGAAGGGTCACGAAAAATCAAAGGGACGCCCCAAAAGTGTGTGCAGTCTGTTGTCTTGCCTGCTCGAAAAAAAAAGCACGGGCATCTGGTGGTGGGTCATGTCTGGCGCCGGCACTTTTGGCCATTCCCAAGCAGGCAAAAAGGACAGGCCGCAGGCGCTTTTGGGACGCGCTGTCGAATTTTTATGACTTTCTTTTGTCCTCTTTTGGCACTTTTGGGGACAGCGACGGCCAATGTCGCGCCCGACGGCCTCTGCTCTTCATTTTCCCCGACCAAGAAAAATTCCTGGAGGAGAGATTCGATAATCTCTGTTGGATGGGGGCGCGGAAAAGGCACCGCCGGCCAATACGCATGCAGAATGATCCTATGGCGGTCTCTGATTGGAGGCAGATGCCCAACACCGGTCAAATGAAAAACCTCTGTCGGGCATTTGCCCACGGATAAAGGCCGTATGTGCGTTGTTTTTTGACACACACACACACACACACACACACACGCGCACAAATACGCGCACACGCGGCATGGACGACTTTGACCGCGAGATAGAGGCCTTGACAGGGACGGGAGACCGGTTGTCGATGCTCGAAAAGGCCATCAAAGCGGGCAACGTGCGCATCGTCGAGCGCCTGACGAAAGACGGATTCGGGCTCAAGGACGACTATTTCAACGCCTGCTCCAATGCCATCCGGGCGGGCCAACTCGATGTGCTCAAGTTGCTCCTATCGCACGGTGCCGAATTGAACCGCTACGCCGTCAACCAGGCCGCCTCCACCGGCCGCGTCGACGTCCTAGAGTGCCTCGTGGCAGAGAGACGCACGCATGTCGACAAGTATGCATATGAGGCGGCCGCTCGTGGCGGACATACGGCCGTGTTTGACTGGCTGCTGGCGCGCGACATCAAGTGGACCGCAGGCAGCGTGATGGAGGCCGTCAAGTATGGCCAACCGGCCGCGCTCGAATGGTTCCACGGTCACGGATGCACGTTCACTTCCGAGCACACGCATGCCGCCGCGGACAATGGCAATCTTGCCGTGCTGCAGTGGCTCCATGCCCGCGGCTGTCCCATCAACGTCACCTCGTGCGTCGCCAACGCTCGGATCAACGGGCACGACGCCGTCGTGGAGTGGCTGCGGCGCGACGAGGACCCGGCCGCGATCGAGACCGAGCGCCGGGAGATTGACACGCTCGCTTCGGGTCGTAAGCGTGCACGCGAGGCGCTCGATCGCCACGACGCCGCCATCGCCGAGCACAAGGAACACATCAAGCGCATCAAGCGCGAATCGGCCGACGACCGCGCATACGCGGAAATGGTGACTCTCCTGGAGCCCATCCTCAACGGCGAGTGTATGCGAGGCAGTTGGTGGAGGGACCGCATGTCGCAGCCATCCTGCCGCGCCTGGTTTTTCGTCGAGGGCAAGGACGACGCAATCATCTCGGCCCTGCTGAGCGTATGCGACGGCAATGACGCGCGTCTGGACCCAGAGACGCGGTCGTTGCTCCGCCGCCGCGTCAAGATCGTCGACCGCGAGGCCGCGCTCGCCCTTCAGGTGACCAGCGAATACTATGCCAATCGGGACTATGAAGACGATGCGCGCTTCCACTCTGACGACGAGTGGAAGGTCATTTTGAGCAACGGTGACGAGCGGAATGACTGCAACGTCGTCGTCGACAGCAGCAGCGCATTTGACAAGTGGCTCAACAAGAATGGAGAAGTGGACAACCGCGAGTACGACGGTGACAGCGACGGCCATCGCTACACGGGCACCGTCACGCTCGGAGGCTTGCTCATTGAGGTTTCGTCTATTGTATAATAGTATTTCTTTCGGAAAAAAAAATGAATCGCCAAGTATGCCACAAACTGGTGCTTGCGGGGGGTATCGGCCGGCCCCATCCGACCGAGCGGACACTCTCTTTTTTTTTCCTTCCCCACTAAAAATCGACGGACCGCGCGCGACTCTGGTCGCCGCCGACAAGGATCAAACCACCGCCGCAGCCAATAAACAACACCAAAATAGATCCCAAAAAGGAAAATATTTTTTGATTGAAACCCGATGTTTAGGTTCGGACCCGGATGTGCGCGCGACTGCGAATTGACGCCGCTCGCATTCGGGTCTGCGCTCGTCCCAGGGTCGGGGGATGCACCGATCGAGGCTGCCTGTTTGTGCGCACCTTTTCATAGTCGTCAGGGTCTTTCCCGCTTTTGTCGAGCCGGCACGAATTTCATTTTATTTCCGACTCAACGGCGCCGAACCGCACGAGCGAGACCGAGCATTTCGCCAGTCGACCCGAGCGGGTGTCGGGCGCAGTATTACTTTTGGCGGCGATCGAGCGAAAGAAAAAGGCCACGGTTGTTTTTGTTGCCGCCGAGAGAGGCCAGGCCACCAGAGACGAAATAAAAAAAAGGGCACGCGTGCGTATCGGGAAAAAAAAGAGCGGGATGGCCAACAAATAATAAAAAGAGCGCCCATGGTAAAAAGCCCCATGGACAAAAAAAAGAAGAGGCCCGGTCTATTGGACGCGGGACAATTGAAAAGTGCCAAAAACGGTGCGCGGCGTCGATCATGCATCTAGCCGCCCGCGCATCCACAACCCGCCGACCCTGCGAGAGCCCACCTTTTTTTTCGGGAGGAAAGACAGACGAAACCGAGTGTCCCGTTGCTAAACAACGAGCGAGACAGAGGGACGACGGCAGAGACAGCAGCGTCCCGCGAGCGTATGACAAAAGAGTCTATCAACATGGCGATGACGAACCGAGCCATGCCCGCCGCGACACACCGCGGCTGTGCGCGCGCCCACCTCGACGCCGCGCGCCACGCGTGGCCCGGCACCGGGCAGATGGACGTGACCGCAAGGCTGCGCCTCGCCGACATTCTCGCGCGCGTCGCCTCGTGGCCCGAGGCACTGCCGCCGCTTTGCGAGGCGCCCCTTGCGCATCGCGCGCGTCCCGACCCCGCGCGCTATCCCTATGCTATTGCCCTCACTGGCGCAGTGCTTGTCGACCCCGATATCGAGGGGCCGGTCCCGGTCGACGGCACAGACGTTGGCACCGCACGTGATGGCCAGGCCCGTGCTCGCGGCGATGGTGGATCGTCCGCCATTACACACCGCGGCGACCCAGACGACGATGGCGGCAGCGTCGCCAGCGATAAAGGGAAAACAAAGGACAGTACAGTCGACGTCGATGATGGCATCGTAGTCGGATGGAGACACGAAAAGGTGTGTGAGGCCTTGTGGCACTATCTGCGCATCATCTTGCCCGAGTTGGAGATGCACCCGCGGTCGCCCGGCGGCATCGACTATGACCCACCGGACCGCCTGCGCCTGATGGCCTTTGTCGATCCGGCGTCGGCCGAGACGGGCGCCGCTGGACCCATCATGCTGGCCTATGGCTTTGCCACGGCGTGGGAGGCTGGAGCACGCGAGCGCACGGCGGCCTTCCTCGCGGCGAGGCAAAAGCGTCGCGCCAACTTGTCGCCGCGGCCGCTCGCGCGCACCGGGTGGCTTTCGACGCGCGGTCTCAAGGCCGCCGCCGGCATACCGCATTCGAGCCTCGCACGGGATCGAGCCGGCACCGGGCGTACTCGACACGCCGTCCACCGTTTCGACTCGGATGATGATGATGGCGGGGATGCCGACATCGACAATGATTATGGCCATGATGGCTATAGGCTTTACGGCGCGGGCGTTGGGACAATGCGTGCTCCCGCCAAGACGGTGCGCTTTCGAGATGACACGGACCTCGCGCGGCCCGTCGATCGCCTCTGCGACCCCTACGATACGTACAATACGCCGGCCGTCCTGTGGCATCGCCGTAACCCGCCTCCGTTGCCCGTGCGCCACCGCGCACAAGTCGACGAGTTGGACGACAGCGACGACATTGAAGAGGACGTCAGCGGCGTGTGGTGGCCGCTGGGCAAGCGCCTCTAGGCGCGCAGCGCGTCGTCTGCTTTTCTTTCATGCTGTCTCTGTCTGTGTCTTGCCCATCCTGGCCGAGCGCTCTTTTTTTTACTTGGTCGCATCTTTTTTCAAACCACACGCCTGTCGTCCATTTTTTGTGCTTTTTCGAGGGCTCTTTGTCCCAAAAAATGGCGACTTTACGTGCGTCCATGCAGTCCCCTCTTTTTTTTGTAGATCAAAATGTCCATCGTCATCTCCTTTTCTCGATCTTCTAGGCGGCCGACGGTGCGGATTGGTCGAGCACACAGACACAAAAAGAGCGGCGGTGCGCGCCCGACAGACACTCGCCCCAAACCTACCGCAACTGCCTGCACTGGAAAGAACAAGAAAGACCCGCTCGGTCTTTTTTTTTCTACTCTGCGGCCACTGCAGCAACAACAATAATACACCAGAGATAGGCAAACAAAAAACTATCAAAAAAAAAAGAAAAGGATGACGGCCAAGACAGCGCCTGCATGTGACCTCGTGCGCAGCAGTGGCCACTGCCGGGCGGCCGCTGTCGCGATCATCGTGGTACTGGCGGCGATCGTCGGTATCGCCACGGCGACGCAGCCGACGGCGGCCCACGCCGCGATCCAGGGCGTCGGACCCGCGAGCCGTCTGTGGGAGGCGGCCTCGCTCTGCGACACCCACCAAGTGGACGCCATCCTGGCGAGTGCGCCCTGGTCAGCCGCCGTCGCGCTGCCCGACGGACGCGGGACCGCCCTCCACGCCGTGGCAACGGGGCCGGCGACCGTCGCGTGTTTGGACGTTGCCACTGTGCTGATGCGCTCTGGCGTGGACCCGCTCGTCGTCGATGCCGCGGGACACACCGCAGCCGACGTGGCCAAGGCGGCCGATGCCCTCAACCAACGACCCGGCCGCGTGCCCATGGGCCTCTTTTTGGCGTCGATGGCCAGCGGCGAGCACGCCGACATTATGCGCCGCCACGGACCCCTCAAGGGCGACGTCGCCCGTGCGCCCCCACTGGGTTGACCGGCGCGCGTGTGCACTCTGCCTTTTTTTTATCCCTATTTTTTATCCCTATTTTTTTTACATTCTCTGACGACCCAAAAAAAAAGGATTCCTTTATCGACATGGCGCACCTTTTTGCTCCCATTTCACACCTTGCACTAATCCCGACATGTTTTTTGTTTGTGGTGGCGGCTCGCCTTTTTCTCGCGGCGCGCTCGGTGGGCAGCCGGAAAAGACAGACACAAAATGATCGAGTTTTTCTTCTTTTATTTTGCACAGGGGGCCAGCCGACGACGGAGATCAATCCGTGGCTTATTGTTGTCGCCTTTTTTTTGTCTATTGACTTTACCGAGTGTTTTTCTCGCTTGGCTTTTGCATCGCGACGCGCGCAACCGACGCCCGCACATGGGCGCCGTAAAAAACACAATTTCACCGTTTTTCCTCTTTGCGGTTGGCTTTTCCTGGCCTCTCTTTTTTTTTGTTTCGGTTGTTGGGCAAGTGCATCGCCAAAAAAAATGGGGGCGTCGATGGCCGATCCCACGGCAAAAACGGACGCCTCTTGTGTCTGTCGCGCGCAGCAAAGGAAGCCTTTTCGCCGTCGTATTTGGTGTCACGCCTACAGAAAAAAAAAAGGCGATGGATGCCAGCCAATGCAATCTTTGTTTCCTTTTTCGTCACCATTCTGTAAAACTACTGTCGACACTGGGGGCACACAAAAACCAGAGACCGACCATTGTTTGAAACCGTATCACACGCGATCAACGCGATCAAACTGAATTGAGCCGAGCGCGCAGCCACCAACCTATATCGGAATAGACGCTTTCTCGGATTACACTCGTGCACACTATCGCTCGCGACCACCCTGACTGCCAACATGTCTACCGCACGCCCCAGTCTTGCCTTGTCGTTGCAGCCGGCAGACCGCGCACGATCGACGGTGTCACCGCCAAAGCGCAGGGCCAAGGCTACGGCGTTTGCATCATCTCGTGTCATGCTCTCGGCGAGCAAGGCCAAAGCCGCCATGCTCGCGCACAAGGAGCGCCAAAGGGCCATACGACGCGAGGCCGTCACACAAGACATGCCACAACAACTGCCCATCCGGACGCCGCCCGTTCGAGCCGGCGCCACATCCGACCACCGTTCGCTGCCGCACATTACGCCGCCGCCGCCACCACCCTGCCGACCAGACTGCGAATTGCAAGTCTTGGCGCGACAGATCGACGACGACGAGTTGGCGCGTCAACTGGCGGCCGTCGAAGCCGCCATCGAGGCCATCAGCCGACGCCTGGCCGAACGCGGTCGCGCCAGTCTTGTCGTCACTCCTCACTCGACGCAGGCACAACAAGAGAACCAACGGCGACCCTATGCCGAGCACCCCGTCGTGTCCGAGGCTGCCACGCGTCTCGTCCCTATGGACGACATTGACGGGCGCCATTCACCCAAACAACAACAACAGCACAACCACGCGGGGACCTCAGATGCCGTTGATCGACACGCAGACGACGACGACGACAGGGACGAGGAAACGGAAGACGAAGAGGATATGATTGCTCCGTGGCCCGTGCCGCGCGTGCTTGTGATCGACACCAGCCAAGAGCCGGTCCCCGCCGTCGGGACACCGCCAGTCTTTTGGTGGGACTAGGGTCGCGCCGTCGGGCTCTTGCCTTTTTTTTCTCCTTCCCTCGGGATTGTCGTCTTGTATTTTTCGTTTTTTTTTCTTCTCTTCTCCCCGCACATAAAAAACACCTTTTTTTTCCAAGCGACCCGAAAAAGAGCGGCGGGAGGGAAATCCGGGCCGACTCTGCGCGCACCGCGCTCGCCTCTCTTGTGTTTTTTTCATTCATTCATTCATTTATTTGCTTGCGCGTCTTTGCTCTTGAGAGCAGCCGGGGCAGGAGCGCCTGCACTACGGCCCCGCCATCAAACCTGGCGCCAGATTGGCGCCTCCTCTGCGCTCGCCCGGTCCTTTTCGTCCCGGTCTATGGCGCGCCAAGTGTTTCCCGCGGCGGGCAAGAAAAAAAAGTGCTGGCGGCACACGGCCGCCTGCCTGACCGGGAGCGAGCCAATTTCCATACCATCAGCGACCGGCGCCCTGCATACGAGAACCAATCCGCAGTGTTTTTTGGCCTCGTCGGCCTGCCGTCGCGGCAGCGTCGGGCAGACTTCTCGGGGAACATGGGCCGTGGGTGTTTCCGGCAAATGTGCGCCCGACGCGCGACAACGAAAAAAAAAGACGCGCGAAATGCTGCGTCTGCGCGTCCCCACCTCGTCGTATTTTTTTGGTTTCTTTTTTTTTTCTCCTCCATGCGCGTCGTCGGCCAGCGCGCCCGCGCGCGTCGAGCGAGGCGGCCCGCGAAAAGAAGCGGGCGGGGTCGGGGGAGCAAAGGTGGGGCCGGGCGCCTCACGGGGTCTCGGCGACGAGCGACCCGGAAAAGGTGCGATTGATGGTTCCGGCCCCCGCCACGGTAAACTGGGAAGCGCCCACCCCCGTCATGTTCACCCGCATGGTGTTGCCAGCGGCCAGCCGGTAGTCGCCGGCGACGGTCAGGCCAAAGTTGTCGTCGGCGTCGGGAGCGTCAAAGGTCGACGTCACCGACTGGGACAGAGCCTGGCCCACGGCATCGGTCGCAAGAAAGAGTCTCAGAAACAGGGCGGCGACCACGTTGGTGCCGTTGGCGGTGGCGATGAAACGGTACACGCCGGTCACGGGCGCCGTAAAGACCGACGTCGCCGGGTCGTAGTTGTCGGCCGGGGCGCCATTCTCGAGATCGTATATTTGGTTCTCGTAGGCCAACGTGGCGACCACGCCCGTTATGGTCTGTGGAGCGACGCCGTCGGCGCGAAAGGATACCGAGGCCGCCAGAGGCCCAGGCGGCCCCGGCGGACCTGCCGGGCCCACTGCGCCCGGAGGTCCTGGCGGGCCTACGAACCCCGGCGCGCCTGCTGGGCCTACGGGTCCGGGCGCGCCCACGATGCCCGGCGCGCCGCGAGGCCCCGGCGCGCCGATGCGGCCTCTGGCGCCTGCAGATCCCCGCGGACCTGTCGTCGGGATGATACACGCGACCGGCTCCGTTTGTATTGACGACGGGGTGCGTCGGCCGTCGCCGTCACGGCGTACGGGATGCCCGACGCTGGTGTCGTCGGCCTCGTTGCCGAGAGAGTGTTGAGGTCGAGTCGGCGCGATCGTGCGGCGGTCGTCGTCCACGCGCTGCATCCTTGCCTTGTAGGCGCGTGGCAAAAGGGCCGCACAGGACGGCGCTTACGAGGGGCCAGCGCGCGTGCCGTCGCGTCTGCCTAGGCGGACGCGACGGTGACGAGGGCACCGCAAAAGGTGTTTTGAAAGGTGTTGGCGGTGCCCGCGCCCTCTGCCGTCAGTTGCACGATGACCGTGTTGCCGGCCGCCAGCAGGAAATCGCCCGAGAGGGTCGCCGGGACAAAGGACGTCGGCTGATCGGGCGCGGTGAGCCATCTTTGGATGGGCGGCGCGCCACTGTCGGTCACGAGCGCGACGAGCGTAAGGCCCGCGTCGTCGGCTGTGCCAATGGTGACAAGGGCCTCGAATCGGTAGACGCCGTCCACGGGCGCGGTGAACGTCGACGTCACCGGGTTATAGTTGTCGGCCGGTACCCCGTCCTGAAGATCGTAGATCTGTGACGTGTAGGGAATCGTCGCCGTGCCAGGATTGAACGAAAATAGCGGCGACGACGCGCGAAAGAGTACGCTCGCGAGGGCGGGACCCGGAGGGCCTGGAGGCCCCGGAGGGCCGGCATCGCCTGGGGGCCCCACGACGCCTGCCGGACCACCGGGCCCTGTCGGACCTGCTGGCCCAGGCGCGCCGACTGCGCCCGCCGGACCCGGAACGCCAGGCGGGCCACTCGGCCCGGTCTCGCCGGGCGCGCCGAGAGGGCCTCTGGCGCCGGGTGCGCGCACGGTCGCCACGCAGCGCGTGGGACAGATTGGATTGTCTCGGTGGGTCATCGCCTTTGATGTGATTTATGCGGCGCTCCCGACCGACGTCGTCTGATGTGCAGTGCGCGTCGCGATGTGTGCACTCACGCGCAAACACCAAATGCGACGAGAATGGCTTTGGCAACGTGACCGTCGGTAGACTCGGCGGCGTGGGTCGTCGCCGTCGGGTTTTCATGACGATCGGGCAAGTCGCGCGTACGCGAGACGACAGCGCGCTCGGCGCGACCGTACACGGACACACGCACGCACGGCACACATTTTTTTCTCCCCTCACAGAGGCGCCAGGGACGACGGCAATGTGGACCGGGCTGCGGCGGCCTGCCCATCTCTTTTTTTTCCCTGTCTGGCTCGCGAGCCATAGGCCAGGAATAAAAAAAACATATAAAAAGATGGCCTTGAAAAGTGGGACGCAAACAAGAGCGCGGATGCAATCGTCGCTCGGTCGCGGGCCGCGTGGCAATTTTTACTTTGTGACCGGCAAAGTGCACGTACTAGGGAGGGCTTGCAGTCTCTCACGGCAAACAGAGGCCAACACGGCCCCGTGTCGGGTTTGGCGACCGAGCGACGTGCAGGCCTGCGGCGTCACGGTCGACGGCGAGCGGAAAAGGAGGCGTGTCTGCACAAGAAACGAACAAGCGAGTGGGTCGCGACAGAGAGCGACACGAGCGGCGGCAGGAGACGGTGCGCGTTGTACGCAGAGAGTCAGACGAGTTGCGTCAGGAGCGAGCCGCAAAAGGTGCGGTTGATTGTGGCGGCGTCGCCGAGCGCAAACTCGGTACCGTCCTCGCCGGCAATGGTCACCGTCACCGTGTCGCCTGCAGCGAGCAAAAAGTCGCCGTCGACCGTGCCGCCGTAGGCCTGCACGCCGCCGAGCGCTTCAAACGCGGTGAACCAGCGTTGGGCGGGTGGCTGAGCGGCGTTGCTCGTCACGATCGACAGCACGATCGTGGGCTGGCCCGTGACCCGCGTCCCGTTGACGATGGCAGCGAACCGGTAGGTGCCGGCCAGCGGCGCCGTAAAGGTCGACGTCGCCGGGTCATAGTTGTCGGCGCCGACGCCGTCCTGCAGGTCATAGAGTTGGTTCTCGTAAAGCACCTGAATGGGCGCGGCTGTGGTCACGCTCTGGGCGGCCACCCCGTCGGCACGAAAGGCTACGGTGACGGGCGCGGGGCCTTGCGGACCCACGATCCCTGGGGGTCCGGTCGGGCCTTGTACACCACCAGACCCTGGTGGTCCAGGCGGGCCAACTGGGCCCTGTGCGCCGGGCGGACCACTGGGCCCAGGCGCACCCGGCTCGCCGCTCGGCCCAACAGGACCGATCAAGCCGGGAGGTCCACCCAGACCCGTTGTGCCCCTGACGACGGGCGCACACGCCGGGATCGCTGTCGCACAGCGCGGACGCTGGAAAGAGGCTCGGCGATCGCTCATACGAGGGGTTGCGTTTCTCGATCGGCTCGCCGACAAAGGCGCGCGCACGCTCTTTTGGCGCTTTGCCGCGCGGCGCCCTCATCGTCGGCGTCTTTTTGCCCCTCTCTTTTCTTTTGCCCGTTGTTGTGCGCCGCGAGGAGGCGGCGGCGGCCGCGCAAGGCACAGAGCGCCCAAAAAAATAAATGCAACGGCAATAGACCTGAGAAACACCAAAAAAACGGGTTTTTCTTTTTTCTCGCATCCTCTTGTTTCCGACCCCGCCCTCTGCCAAGAGTCGGCGCGGCGCTCGTCCTGTCTCGGGGCGCCCGGACGGCGGGCCTGCGGCTGTATCAAGGGCGCCAACTCAAAGGCGGCGTGCGCCAAGGGCAAGACAGAACGGGGCCAGAGCACTGGGCCGCGACGACACGGCGGCGGCGGGAAAGACGCACGCAACAACAGAGAAGAGGCGCAAAAAAAGACAGCGCCAAGGATGACGACCATCGAAAGGCCGGTGCCCAAAGAGACCGAGTGCACGGTCCAGTACACGATCGAACGCGACAAGGGCCGGCTGCCCAACGCACGCTGGGCCATGGCCGAGACCGACCGGGGGCACCGCTTCCGCGCGAGCGGCGGTTCCCATGCCCAACTGTTGCAGCGCCTACGGGAGCGCGCGGCAGCGTGCGGTTGTACGGCGACTACCCTCGTTGACACCGACCATGATAGACACCAGGGCTCCTGACCACTGTCGGACCCCCTTTTTTGTCTGTGCGATATCGTCTCTTTGAAGAACCAAACAAAAAAAAAGGAAAACAACACGGCGACACAGCGGCGGCCTTTGTCGGCCGGCCCACACCGCCACTCGCCAAGCGACCACGCCGAGAGAAAAACAAAGGAGGAGGGAATGCAACGGCGCGCTCTTTTGCCGCGATCACAGATCCAAAAAGTCTATTTTTTTCCCCTTAGCCCTCGCCTCTGCCCTACACGCAGTCGTCGCTCTGGGCGCGCCAGTCAGCGAGAGGCGACGGTTTCGCTTTGCGCGCGCACGCCGCTGCGCCGCACCCTCTCGGCGTTGGCGTCGGTTTCTCTACACCGTCGCAGCGACAGAGTCGCTTTATGCTCCCTTGCCTTTTTTATCCCCAGAATTGATTGTCGTTTTTTGATCAGGAAGACACCCCGTTTACAAATGGGGCCGTGTCGTGTCACCACCGGGGCCGCAGCCGACCGGCGAGGTAATAATTGTTGTTGCTCAAGATGATGCGTGCGCCGTCGACGGCAAAGAGGTCGGAAAAGCGGGGCATCGCCGCTGGAGCAGCAACAAAAGCGCCCGGACAGCGTTGCCTGGCGTGCGCCCCAATGGCGTCGTCCATCCAACGGGCGATGGCGCGACCGTCGATGCCATTTCCCGCCAGCGAAACTTCGACCAGGCGGTCCATGGTCGCGGGGTCAATCGGGTGGATGATCCTGCCCGGACAGGCCTCTGCCAAAGGGTCAAAGGGCGCTCCGAGATCTGTAATGGGCACTGAGGAGCCATCGACGGCCATGCGGCAGGCTTGACCCGCGCCCTCGGACTGCGGACCGACGATGAGGCGCACGAGACGCGATTCGTCCATGCCCTGGGCGCTGGCTACCAACGCACGCGCGGCCATGACGCCAGCGAGCGCGTCCACGGGCACGTCGGTCGCCGTCCAGTCGACATAGGCCAAGAGGATGCAGCGTCGGGCGAGAAGGGCGGCATCGTCGATGCCTCGCGCGCCCAACGCCTGGGCGAAGCGCGCCGCCTCTGGCAGACGTACCGTCGGGGCGCCCGGCCCCCACGCGAGACGGACCGGCGTCGTTGCGACGACGGCACCTATGGTGGGAACGGCGCCGACGAGGCGTTCGAGGGCGGTAACGTCGGCGCGCGCCACCTCGGCCGCGACGACGCTGGCGAGTTCAGGCGGGAGGGCGGCCAGATAGGAGGGCGCCAGTGTGCCCGGCGGTGCGAGGACATCCTCGTAGAGGTCGTCGTGGCTGCTGTCGGTATAGTCGGAGAGATTCATCCAGTGCGCTCTTTCCTCTGTCGCTGTCTCGTATTGCGTGCTCTCGCTCGCATTTTTGTTGCGTGGCACGGCACGAAAAAAAAGGCAAGGCGCCGTCGGCTGATTTTGCCCTGGTCACGTCTTTTTCGTTTTTTTTTCGCCCAACAAAATCGCTCTTGTGGCATTGCCGGCGGTGCTGTGCCAACGGCCCATTCTTTCCGTTTTCGTCCAGGCCGCGTTTTTCTGAATGTTTGTTGGCGAGAGATTGAAAGGATTGGGCCGTTGGCGCCGGCGTGCAGCCTTGCCGTGCGCGGGCAACAGAGCGGACCGACGAGATGAAAAAAGAAAGACCAGAGATACCGAAAAAGAAAAGACCAAGGAAACCCTGTGTGTGTGTGTCTGTCGTGATTGGCAGTCCCGCTTGTCGTCCTCGCAACAAATTGCAGAGAAAAAACAACAAGAAGAGAGCACAAAAGGGCGCCACGGTGCTGCCCGCCTTTGCGCGCTACGAGCGCGCTGGTCTCTGAGGTCTGACGTCGCATCGGCTGCAGCCGAGGGAGACAGCCAATGTGTTGCCCCCAAACAAAAAATGAGGACAAAAAAGAACGTCTTTTTTATCTCTTTTTTTTCCTTTGATCTTTTCCTACAGCGACGGCAGGGCGCTGTCGCGGCTTTTGCGTCTGTTGCTCTTGCGGCGATCGTCGTCGTCAACCTTTTCCTTGCCCTTGTCTTGGGCGCGCGCGCCTGTCTGCGCGGCACTTGTTTGGGTGTCGGTGCTGTGGGTCTTGAACAGCGAGTCGAAATAGTCGCGGATGGCGATCTGTTCAAGGTCGACGGCGTCGAGGACCTCGTCGTGCTCTGCCAGTGCCAACTCTTTGACCAGTTTGACAGCGGCTTGGTCGGCAATCTCTATGCTGGGTGCGTAGGAATCACAAAAGAAGTCGGGCGGCGGTATCGGCGCTACGAAGATGCCGTTGCTCGCTCCGCTGGTCGTGCACCGTCCTCGTAGAGCGCCCTTGCGGGTCTTGTCATACGACGCACCGGCGACCAGAGGCGTGGCGTGCGGCGTCGAATGCGATCCAGATGGGCGCGCGAGGCGCTGATACAGATCGACCTCGGCGACGAGCATGCGCGACACGGGCGATATGCCAGGTATGGGTGGGCTGATGGATGGGTGTGTAATGTAGGTCTCGACGCGATAGCCCGGTCCATCCGCCGTCGTCGTCGCTGCAGTATGGTGCGTCACGAGCGACGGTCCACGAGGCAGAGGCGGAAAACAAGTCGTCTGGCCGGTGCGCCCGGCAAAGGCCAGGGCGCCCGCCAGCACAAACCGGTGGACGGCCGACGCGTAAGGAAAAAAGGCCTCGAACGTGCTCTGGCCGCCGACGACATAGACCACGGGTTCGTCTCGACAGAGCGCGAGCGCCTCGTCGATCGAGTGCGCGACTTCGGCAGTCTGGGGTATGCCCTTGGGCCGCGTGTCGACACATGCCCGTCGGCCGTGGCAATAGTCGTAGCGGCGCGACCTCGGCGAAAAGACGATCGTACGCCGTCCGAGGGCGAGCGCGTCGTCGCCCATCGCGGCCGAGATCCTGCCGACGATCACCGGGTGATCAGACACCAGCGCTGAAAGGGCGGTCAACTGCCCGCTGGCCTTGAAGGCCCACGGCAGGCTTCGGTAGGTGCAACCCATGGCGCCGTTCTCGTCGACGGCCACCGCCACGCGCACGACCAGGGGCGCACGTCGTGGTTCATTCGCGCACACCGCGGCATGCCCGCCGAGCGTGCCATTTTGACTTGTCGGGCGGGGTGCACCCATTGCACTGGGGTCGCTTGCGGTCGATGACATGATCTCTTGTCTCGTGCTTGCTCTCGATGTTGCTCGTTTTTGCCTTGATGGGGCAAAACATCTGCCCGGAAGGAAAAGAAAAAGGAGGCGGCCAGGGCCAAATCACAAACAGACGGCCCAACCGGCTGATTGGCCCGATGCGGCGGCCGCATTGTCGACATCGAGTCCCAAAAAAAGGAAAACAAAATGGACAGCAGGGTTCCCAGGCGGGCCACTGGAGGCAGCCTTGACGCGACCCAAGCGTGACCAGCGCCCACATGCCGGCGGCGCCGTCGAAACCGCCGCACACCAAAAAAATCATTGTTTCGGGAAAAAAAAAGAAATCAATACAAAACAATATTAAAAAAAGGCCTGCGTGGGACCTTTTGGCGACGGGCACCCACAAAGAGGGGACAACTGGGCGTCGGTCGCCAGTGGCGGCAGCGTCTCGGGGTGTGCGCCGCGCGATGCAAAGGGAGTCCGCGCCCAGATTCTTTTCAGTGGTTGGCGCGTAACGGCGTCCACCCGAGAAAAAAAAAGGCCAAGAATCGTCAGGGGGACCAAAGCGCACTGGCCGTCGTCGCCTATAAAGCCAGAGGCCAGCAGCCGATGCAGTGACCGGTTCTGCACCTGCCGCTGCGCGCCTTCACGCCCTCGCACCGTCCGTCTGCAGCAACACCCCCATTTTTCTTTGGTCGTCTAAATAGACCAGGATCATGTTGCGTCAACAACAGACACACCCGAGCGACAGGGTCACCTACACGAGCCTGGGTGGCGACCTAGGCCTCCTCACCGTCGAGTCGGCCGCCCAAGAGGCCGCGCCGCGCCGCGACTTGCATGTGGTCTTTGTGCTGGACCGCAGCGACTCCATGGCGGGCACCTTTCGCGGGCTAGTGCTGCCGGCGTGTGCGGGCTACCTCGACGCTGTGGCGCCACGCAGCGCGTCGGCGGTCTACTTTAACGACCGGGCCAAGGTCGAACCCTGCGTGACGGCGGCCACCTTGCGGGCCTGCACCAGGGACGGCACTTACACGACGCGCATCGACCGCGGCGTCGCGGCGGCGGTCGACTTTGTCCTAGGGCTCGCACGCCCGTCGCAAGACGCCGCCCAGCCGCCCGTCTACCAGTTTGTCTTTATGACCGACGGCGCCAACGACAGCGACTGCACGGGGAGCGCACTCGAACGCGCCATCGCCGCGGCCGGATCCAAACTGCGCGCCGCCGCCTGCGACGCCTTTGTCTCGGTGATCAACGTGGGCGCCGAGGCCGACACGCGCGCCGGCATGTGGACGCACGCCGCCCTGTCGACCATGTCCGTGTCGACCGAAGGCGCCTTTGCCGTGGCGCGCGCGGGCGCCGACGTGCCCCAAGTTGTGGCCACGCTGGCGGCGCACACCCTGGCAGTGGTGGGTTCGGGCGTCGGTTGCCTGCGCACCATCGACCTGGACGAAACATCGGCAGACCCTGGAGGCTCGACTGCGCCGATGATCATCGCCCTGGCGGGTACGGTCGGCCAACGGTCGGCGCGCATCGCCGGCACGAGTGCCCACATGCTTGTATCGGGCGGTATGCCAAAGACCATCCGCATCACCCGCGGCGCCGAGTCAGAGCGCGTGCCTGTCATCGTCGTGGACGCGTTGGACGCTGAAACGGCCATAAGCGCCATCGAAACAGTCGACGACCACGTGAGGCGCGTGGCCATGGTACAGGTATCGGGCGGTGCCGGTCTCGACGTGCCCGCCGCCGTGTCGCTCTTGCGCGGCGCGCTCGACGCCATCGACGCCTCGGGCGCGCTCGCCAAGGACGCGGCCGCCAGAATGGGTACCGCGCGCACGCCCGCCCAGAGGGTACGCCTGATGCGTCGGACGGTGGCGGCGTCGAGGGAGCGCGTGGCCTCGATCCGCGACACGCACCTCGTATCGCGCGCCGCCGCGGCCGACATGGCCGCCTATGTGGACAATATGGGTGCGACCAAGTATGGCGCGGCGGCCCTCAAGCGCGCAGCCACCGCCAACATGGCCCCCTATGATGCCGCATCGATCATGCGCGCGCTGGCTCAGGCGCGACCGGTCGCTGACGCCCGAGGCGGTGACGACGATGACCGCGTCAAGAATGGCCACCAGGACGGCGATGACAACGCACCATGCTCGTTTTTCTCGCAGGCGACAGCCTCTGAATTGTGGACCGATGCCACTTGCCCCGCGCAGCACGAGGCCGTGCGCGCGGCGGCCGGCGGCCGTATCGACGAACACGTCGTGCTGGCCGGATTCGGCATGCTCGGGTACGGCCTGCGCACGCGCCGATCGGCGGCGGCCTATGTCGAGCCGTGGCATCTGGGCGTGCTGTATGTGTCGTGCGACCCCGTCGCCACCAACGACGCCATTGGCGCGCTCGCCGCCGACTACCGCCTAGAGGACGCGTCACGCAAGAGGATCACCGACGTTGTCGTGGTGCGCGAGCCGGCGCGCCCCGCCATCTACGATGCCTATGCCCGCACGCCGCTAGCCACGGCCTATTTGGCCGTCGTCCATGCACGCAACCCGAGCGTCGGCCTGCCGAGCCAGCGCGTGGCCCTGCCCGCCCTGGCCATGATGCGTGCCGCCGCACAGGTGGCCGGCTACCACGGCCGCGATCAGGCTACGGGCGCCCACGCGCGCGTCCTCTTGCGCCTCGTGTTGCACGCGGCACACGTCATGACTGAAAACGAGCGCGCGGCGCACGTGGCCCTGACGTTGGCCGCGCCTGGCGAAGCCGGCTGCGGTTCCGTGCTCACGACCAAGTCGCACGTGCACCGCGTGGCACAGGCCGTCGCCTATATGGTCTGTCGGCCCGAGTCGGCCGCCTTGGTCGACGAACCGCTGCGCATCAGGGCCGCAGCGCAGGCCCTCCTCGCCCAGGCCGTGGTCGAGGCCCATGCGTCGACCTCGACATTGCCGAGCGGCTCTCTGACGGCCGCGCTTTCGTCTCTGCCACCACCTGTTGCTATTTGCGCCTCGGCAGCCAGTAATCGACCTGTCGGAGACGACACTGCCTACGATAGTGATGATGATGGTGATGGTGACGGCGGTAAAAGTGACGATGACGATCCTATCAACTGCGACGACCACGACGTCCTTGTGGGACATGTGAACGGCGCCGGGGACAAACATGGCGACAATGCCAGCGATACGCAGACAGACGACGACGCGCTTGTGAAGACCTTGGACGCCATACTTGCCACCGACAGCCACCCCGTTCCGCTGGCCGACGACGTCGACGAACCCACGACGGTCGACTGCGCCACCGACTATGATGCGCGTGTGGCGTCCGAAGCCGGCCGCAAGTGTTTGCAGTGGATGTCGCGCAAGGCGCCCGTCGTCGACGCCCTCGTCGGTGTGGCGCTCGTCCGCGCCCTCCACGAGGCCATTGTACCCATGGCGCGCGACGCCCGTGCCAAGGGTCTGCCGCTTCGACCGGTTGGCGGCACCGACACGCTGCACGATGTGGTGACGGCCTTTGTGGCGTCGTCGGCCCAGGCCGAAGAAGCGTGTGCCAACGCCCTGAGCGCTGCGCTCAAGGACCCGCTGGCCACCGACGTTGCCGCCTTTATCGCCCACTATTGGTCATTGTCGTCGCCGGGCTCAACCGACGCAGATGACCATAACGACGCAACGGCGCTGTGCGCGGCGGCACTGGCGGCGCAGGCCCTGCAGAGGCCGACGGCGTCCAAGCGGTGCGCCGATCCCGACACGGGTGCGGCGCAACTCGAACCCTTGGACGACCTCGACGGGTGTCGTGCCTACCTGAGTGAGACAGCGTCGACGGTGCGTCGCCAACGCTACCGTCGTCTGTTGACAGCCAAGAATGCGCGCCTGCGCGAGGCCGAGCGCATGCGTCGCGAAGCCGCCGCCGAGGCCGAGCGCGAGCGCTCGCGTGTGGCATGGCGAGCCGCCCACGTGGGCATGCCTGTCGTCTTTACAGCGGACCAGGTCGAGGCCCACAACCGTGCCCACCCCGACGATCCGTGGTCCCTGTCGGTGCATCCGACCACGCGCAACAGGTCGGCCCTCCTCGCCGACCGATGCTGCTTTGCGTCGTGTCCCGACTATATGCGACGCCTGGGCAATGCCGGCCTGTGGGAGCACCTGGCGCCGGGCCAATGCACGCCGGCCTTTCACGTGGCCTCGCGCCAGGCCTTTGCCGGCGTGCGGCGCCACTATGGCACGGGCAAACCGCGCGCCGACATCCTCGTCGACTTTACCGCGGCCGTGCGCGCCGCCCTTTCGGACCGCAGCATTGTCGAGTACGGACCCGACATGTACAGTGCCACCCTGGCCCAATTCGAGCGTGCCCACGGTCTCGCCGTCTAGAATTGCCGCCGCGACCCCGCCCCCTAACAACCCAAAGTCCGAGCCATACACGCGGCCGTCTTTTGTTTTCGCCTTCCCGTGCGCCCGCCTGTGCGTGCGTGCGGTCTACTCTGTCGGCCGCCACCTTTTTGGCGCAAGGTCGTCCTTTTTTATGGACGTGAAATAAAGGGGCTTTTTAAAAAAGCATCTCAAAAACCCAATGGAGCCCATCGCTGTGGGCAAGCAGCACCGCAACATGCACCGCGTCCAGCAGTCCTCTTTTTTTCTGTTATCGCTGCGGGTTGCTTTTTTGTGTACAGAGGGCGCCCATTGGATAAGCGGGGCCGCGGGGGATTGGCTGCGACGTAAAGGCCCGCTGATGGCGGTGGCCCTTGTCCCCGCTGTGCCGACGCCTGAGCCAAAGCCGGCGTCATCCTATGAAACAAAGAGACGGCCCTCAAACAACAACAACACCCGCGCGCCACATTTTTTCATTCTCTCTTGCTTTTCCACTTTTTTCCGCCAATCGCCTGATCCCCATCAGCCTCCAACGAAAACAAGGCCAGGTCACACACAGAGAGAGAGAGAGGGATTGGAAAAAAAGAGATACGGCGGGCGTTGATGACGAGCCAAGAGACGGCGCCGCGTGCGCCCGACCGGATGCGGCTGCTCTCGCGTGTGGCGTCGGACGTCTTTGGGGCCTGTCAGCGCCTCCAAGAAGGCGCAGGGCCCCTCGACGCTCGGCGGCTCCGGATGCTGGACGCCCTGGCGGCGGGCGCCGCGCTGGCCCCGATGCGTGGGCCGTCGACCACGCGCGAGACGGCCGCCGCTGCGTGCGCCGAGATCGCGTACGTCTACACGTGGTTCTGGTCGGCGTTGCGCGCCATCGAGAGTCATGCACCGGGCACGTTTGATCGACTGCCGGCGCTGATCACGCCCATGGTGGTGGTACGCGCCATGGCCCTTCCGACGCCAGGCCTCACGGGGATGAGCCTCGCCCAAGAGACCGTCGCGGCGCTCGTGGCGTGGCTCCGGGCGACCGGACGCCTGGGCCCGGCCGAATGGGACGACGCTCGGCATCCCTTTAGCGTGGCCTACTATCCGCTGGCCGGCGGCGGCGGCCTGGCTATTTTGCGCCACAAGGACGCCGTCGTCGCCTACGCCATCGTGTCGGACGCGGGCGATCGCGTCGACGACCTCGTCGTACAAAACGGCCAACTCTTGCCGCTCATTCGCGGCGGTCGCATGCGACCGGCGGACCCGCGTCCCGCGTTGGTTCGTCTCTTGGCGCGCACCGTCGCCCACCTGCGGGCGGACGACGTCGTGGGCGCGCTGGCCGTGCCCGACGAGATAGGGGTGCGCGTGCTCTACGGCCCGGATCCCGAGGGCCGCTTGGGCCTCGTGCGCTTCACCACGGATCAACTCGTCGAGGAACTGGACGACTCGGTTGTCCTCGATGCGACGCCGCGCAGTTGGGGCTACGAGAGCGAGGAGGACGACCCCGACGCATTTGATCCACTGTAAGATGGGGCCGGAGAAAAGCCCGCCGCGCATGAGAGGAAAATAGAAAAAATATTTATGTTTTGTATTGTTGGCTCTTTTCTTTTTAGGGCGGCGTTGTCGTTGATGACGTCTGGCGGCGCGCGCGCCGTGCCGAGGTTCTTTTTTTCGACGCCCCAAAGAGTCGACTGTGGACGACGAGACAAAGGGCCGCAACAAGAAAAAACAACGCCTCGCCGGCGAGCAGCGCCTCGACGGCGCCAAACAAAAAATCGGAACAAAATTTGAAATCGAAACAAAATAGAGTTTGGGAGATTGGCGTCCACACGCGCGCGCGCGCCGCGGTCCCCCACACAATCCCCTATGTATTGCCTTTTTTTTCCGTTTTATTATTCCTTTGGGTTTTCTTCTTCTTTGCGTGCGCGTGCCCTGCGGTCCCACGTCTCCCTTTGCCTCCTCGTGTCTGCCACGGAGGCGCCCAGAAGAAGGACGGCCTACCCACGGCGCAGTCTTGCGCGTTGCCTTTTTTCCGCAACCTCGCGCCAAACTCGATTGCGTCGCTGCGCGAGAAAAAAAAAAGGGCAGCACGAGTGGCCTCTGCAGGGCACCATCTCGCTGGGGGGCCCATGAACCGACCAATCAGCGTCGTCCTCTGCTCGAACCCCCCTTTTTTTCGCGAGTCGCCGTCGGTCCGTGGCGCCTCTTTTTCGTCCCGCTCTTTTTTGGCGCCGTCCTTTTTTTTCCCTCTTGTTGTGCTGCGGCGTCGGCACCGAGACGAACCGGCGCTCCCCCTTGCCGACCAGACGCGGAAAAAAAAAGTATAAAAAAAGTATACACCCGGACCGTTGTTGCGTAGATCTTCAAAAAGCAAAAGAAGAGACAGGCAGTCGTCACGTCGGGCACGCGCAACGCCACAAGAACAAAAAATACGACTGCGCGCATACACGACGACCATGTCCGCAGTGACGCCGCCGCTTCGGCCGACAAGCACTCTCGATGTGCCTGCTCGTGCGACAGCCGGCTGCAACGAGGACGGGGACGAGGACGGCAACCGAAGCGGCGGAAGGCGTGCCGCGCCTTGCCCGCTGCCGCTGCGCGCCCTGACCGCGTACATGTTGGCGACGTGCCGACGCATGGCAACGGGCGGCCGGCTCGACCCGGCCGACTGCCAGTTTGTGGCCGCGCTCTTGGCGCGCGCGCACCTGCGCCTCGATCACACCGCCGGCTCTGGCGCGCTCCAGGGCGCTTGCATCGCCATCACGACCACCTACCTCTGGTTCTGGCGCGCCATCCGCGCCCTGGAGCGTGCGGCGCCCGTCGTCGCCAGTCTCTTGATCACCTTGCCCACGCCCCGATCGGCGCTCCACGCCGCCGATGCGCTCTCGGCGGGGCGTGCGGGATCAGACGTGGCGCACGAGCAAGTCGCTGCCGGCGGAATGGCCATGGCGCGACATGCCATCACGAGACTGACAGACGCCTGTCGCGCTCGCGGCATCCTGCCCGCCCCGCCGCGTTGGTCGCCGCACGATCCACGGCCCTACTGGCTCGTGCTCTATCCGCAGGATCAGCGCGGCCGTGCTGCCGTGCTGATGCGCGGCGAGCGCGTGGTCATGGGCGCGGCCTTTGGCGGCACATGTGTGGGGTCGGCACACGTCACGTTTACGCGTCCGCGCCTGTTGCCCGTGGGCATTGCGGGCGCGCGGTCGCGCGATACTGCAGCCTGGTTTACGATCATGGTCGACCGCATGGTCGCGGCCGCCCATGCCATCTCTGCAGACCGCCGCCTTTCGGCCGGTGCGCCGGTCCCCGGCATGGATGTCTCTCTCGCGGGCGCATTCGACGTGCCGCGCGGCGTCTCGGCGGCCCTCTTGGCCGGCGACCGACCGCATGCTGTGTTGGCGATCGCGCGCTTTGACGACGTCTGTCTCGCCGCCTGGCTGCGCGGTCGCCCGCACGCGAGCCCACCGGCGCCGTTTGGCAGCGTCGTCGTCGGTGCGGACGGCGTCGAACCCTACGACAGCGATGATGACGACGAGGACGACTCGTGCGGGGCCGGTGCCATGGCAGTCGACCCCGACCCGTGATCAGGCGCGCCTTTTCCTTTTTTTCTCCTTTCTGTACATTTGTGTGTGCCCAATACTAGAAACAACCGCGACTTGCCGGTCCGCCAATTCTTTCTTTTTTTTTTCTCCTGAAAAAACAGACAGGCAGACGAGAAGACAAGGCTCTTTTGACGGTCCGCCCCGCCATCACGGCGCTCTCTTTTCTATCCTTTTTCCTCGCGTGGGCGATGGTCTTTGTCGCCGTGCGTGTGCTCCTCTTCTTTTCGGCGGCCCTTTCGCCTGGGGGTTGGGTTTTCTTTTCGGATCTGCGCTTTGAGGGGGGTGGGGGGGGGGTCTCTTGTGGTTCTTTTGGCAGCGGTGGGTGTTGCCCGCGGCATCGGCGCACGGCGACCGTCGACCCTCTGCTCTTTTTCTCGCCCGCGCGCCTCCTGCTGTCAATTGGGCCCTTTTTCTTGTGGGCGCCTGGCAGGGGCCGCGTCTGGGTCCGTTGTGCCGCATGCGTGTACCCCTCGGCCTTTTTTGTCGTCGTCGTCGTCCTTGTTGCGCGGTCACCTTTTTTGAGAGTCAAGGCCGCGTATTGGTCGGGTTGTCCATCGCCCAATCCCGTGCTGCCGTGGGGCGAGAAGAAAAAGGCGCAGGCAACTTTGGCCCTCCCCCACATCGAGAGACTTCCAACAAGCAACAGAGAAGAGCGACGCGCTCCGTTGGTCTCGACTGTGACCGCCTCCATCCCGAAAAGCAAAGAGAGACGCAAAAAAAGGGCGATCACCCAATACGGCGCGGGACCGGCGGCCAAGAAAGAAAGAGAAAAGGCGCGAGAGAAAAGGACCACATTGGAAAAGGATTTGATTTTCTTTTTTTCTTTGGTGTCCAAAAAGGGCGCGACGACGGAGCGCCACGGCGGAGCGGTACGACGACAGGCGCAAGGACATGCAGGAACCGACACAAGACACCATCACGGACCGCGAGCAGGCGCTTGCCGTGGTGGCGTCCTTTGGCAAAGACAATGACGACACCGAAGACCGCTTCAATCGCGCCCTCGTGGACGCCCGCATGAGGCCCTTTTTCGTCGAGCCACGCGCCGCGCCCGACGTCTGCGCCTTTCACCTCGATCCGTCGGCCGCGTGCTTTGCCCGCGAGGTCGCCGGGGGACCGTGGCGTGCGACGCGATGTGGACGCGCGTCGGTCTCGAACGACGGATACGACTCGATCGCGCCGCCCAACAATGCGGTTGCCGCGAGTGCACTGCCACTAATCAATCCGACGGGACGCGATGGCGTAGATGACAACTTGGCACACGAGGCGTACGAGACCTTTTGCGCGGCCGCCTGCGCGAGCATGCGTCACCCGGACTTTGCCCTCGTGTGGCGCCACGGATCGTCGCGCCGTGGCACGCTTCTCGACGGCGTACCCAAAGATAGCACACTGATTGCGCGCGAGGCCACGTTTGTGGCCGCCGTCCATCGCGCGTGCATCGCGCTCTTGCCCGACGTTGTCGGCGATCCAACCAGCGCGATCCTGGTCTACCGCGCCGCCAAAGAGATTGCCCGGCGTTTTTCGCGCGCGCCCGCGTCGGCTGCGCATGCACCGCCAGACACTTGCCATGTCTATGGTCGTTATTGTTCGATGCCCGAATCCGTCTTGTGCATGCACCGCGAGAATGCGGTCGTCGTGGCCTTTTGCGAGGCTGTGACGCGATGGCGGTCCGCCGCGACGACCGACAACAGAGACGCCAAATGCAAAGACAATGTCGACGACGAGTGTGCCCTGCCGGCGTCCATCGCATGGGCGGCCGACGTGGTCTCGTCGCAAGAGGCCACCGAGCGACTGGTGGCCGAGGAGCGCGCTCGATCGAGACAATGTGCGCACGCAGCGTTGGAACCCGTCGACTCGGTGCGCTACGTCTACTTTTGCCACCGCCAGTTTTTCCGTCACGCCGGCGGTCTGTGGACGCATATGCGTCGGGTGCGCGACGTCAACGGCGTCTACGACTGGGCGCCGGTGCAACGCACGCATGCCGCCGACGGTAGCCTGCTGGCCGAGCCCGTGGCGTGCGTCTATGACGACGACGGCGTCGAGCGCCTCTTGGCTGCTCACATTGTGCGCGTGCCCGACGGCCTCGGCTGGGCGACGGTGTGCCGCGACGACGGCAGCCCATATGGCACGCTCGTGCACATGGACACGCGCCTCGAAAAGAGCCCGATCGTGGCCATGGCCGCCGATGCCGTCCTGTCGTGGTCCATCGGGCCCAGTGTTTTGGCCACCGAGATGGCTGCGCGCGCGATCGAGGCACTGATCGCCTCGCGACCCGTTCACGCCAAGCGCCTCGCGCCCACGCTGGCTGCGCTATCGGTCGCGCAGCGCGCCGTCGACGCCCTCTACGCCGACGATACTGCGAGACGACTCGTCATCGAGCCGGCCATTGTTCAAGGTGCCAATCGCGCCATGGGGGCGATTCCCATGCATTTCCAAGGCGTTGCCGACGGCGGCGCCGATAACCCGCTCGGCGATTGCATCGGACGGGATGTCGACCCAGGCGAAAATTCATTTGTTCGGGAGGACGCTGCCTGCCAGAGTGACGCCACCGGCCACCACCAAGAGACCGAGGACGACAACGAGGCCGCCGCTGGCGCCGATTGCAAAAACATGTCCGCCACAGACGACACTCTTTGTCGGCGGCAATCGGGCCCCTACGACAGACGGTTTGCACAGGTGACGGCGACAAAACACTATTGCGCGCGCACAATCACACGGTGTGCCGCGGTGGCCCTTTGCGGCGCCGCCGTTGCCGCCGCCCTTGTGCTGCTGTAGCAGACACACGTGGCAAATAAATCGACAACAACGCATGATCGTCCTCTTTTTTTTGGGCGCCGCGCAGGCATGGGCTTTTGCAGTCGCGTCTGCGATGGTGTCGTTGGCCTTTTTGTTGCGCGTCCGCCCGTCCCTGCCGCCTTTCATCGCAAAAGTAAACTCGTCGCGACCGCCGGCAGAAACCCAATGCGCCCATTTTATGTGGATGGCATGGTGTTTGAAAACCCACAAAAAAAAGAGGAACAAGGAGATCCACGTTTTTTTGATGCACCGCAGCAGCGCGCGGCGCCAACGGGGACCGCCGCGCGCAGGGGCCAAAAGGAAGAGAGAAAGAGAGATAGACTGCGTATCCAGCCGCATCAAAGGCGCCGCAGCCATGCGCGATCCAAGGACCACCAAAACAAACAAAAAAAATAAAAGGTGTAGACCATCCGTTTTCACGCAACATGCACGCGCCGAGCGACGCACGACAGACAGTTTGAAAAAAAATAGTCTAAATTGTATTTTTTTGCGCTGTCGTATCGAGTCATTGGCGTGCGCGCGCGCCGACAACGGCAGCCGAGATAACGCCGCGATCAAAAGGCACAGTCAAAGGCGTAAAAGAGATGGCAATAGTTTTGCACATAGGGCGGCAGGCAGAGCGGGTCGATCGGCGGGATCTGGCCGGCAATGTGCGGCCCGTGCACAAAGCCGGTAAACTGCAGGGCCTGCTCCATGACGAGCGGTTGGTTGGGCGCCGGGCACAGTTGGTAGGTGATGCCAAACGAGGTCATGTGGCCGACGGCGTCGGTGGTGAGGTGGACGGCCAGCGGACGTGTGCACGACGACGTGTCGTTGACGGCGCCCTGGTAGACCTTGGTCACGGCGCCAAAGGCCTGGCGGATGGTGGCCTTGTGGTAGACTTGCGCGGCATAGTGGGCTACCTGGTCGGCATAGGTGCCGCCGGTGGCGAGGCACATCATCTCGGTCGATCCCTGCGCGACGGGCGACAGGTTGTAGGTGCCGTTGGCCGTGATCCAGCCCTTGCCGCCGCCGGCGCCCATGTCAAAGTGCATGATCTGGTTGGTGGTGTCGATGATAAACTTGGCGGGGTCGGTCGGCGAAGCCGGTCCCGGTCCGGGCTTGGTGCTCGAATAGCCGACGGCCTTGTAGGTGCCCTGCGCCTCCCAGTCAAAGGTCGCCCAGTCGTCCCAGCCGGCGGGCGGCGAGGGCGCAAAGGTCGCCCGTGCGGCTACGGCCAGCGCGAGCGCGATAAACACGATGACGATTGCCTTGTTCATTTTTTTTGTTTTTCTTCCTTTGCGGGTGTGTATTTTTTCCTCGAGTTTGGATCGTGCAAGGCAGAGAGATTGTGCTCGCTGTTGTGCCTGTGGGCCGGGTTGCTTGCTTGCGGACAATGACAACGACACGCGGTCGATGGTATTTATAGAGGCCGACCCGGTGTCCATTGGCGCTCATCAGACTGCGTGGCATTGGCCGGGCGGCTGTGTCGCCCCATGAGACAGTGGGGATTTGTCCATCAATCTCTTTTTTCTTTTGTGTGCCTCTTTTATTTTCTCTTTTCTTTTCGTTGTGGAAAGGAACTTGTCTGCGCGCGCACGCTGCCGCGACGGTTGGCGCAGGTTTTTTGTTTTTAGTTTTTTTTTTGACCTTTGATCGAAAGGGCAGCGAGCGCGCGGCCGGCCTCGCCGACGCTTTCTTTTATTTTTGTTTTTTTTTGCGCGCGTGCGTACATCCAGCAAAAAGAAAAGGTCCAACAGACGGCATCTACTTTTTTCCGTTTTTTTGGCATAGGGCGATCACGCGCACAAAGGGCGCCATCGTCCAGACCAGACTTTTTTTCGTCCGCGTCATAGTGCCTCGTGGCGGTCGCGACGATTGCACACTAGACATCGTCCGTCCATCTGTGCGATGTGTATGCGTGTTGTTTTTCCCTTTTTTTTGGGTAGGCTCAAACGGGCGCGCGGCGGTCACGGCGCGCCGTCGAGCAAGAGGCCGGCAGCGCCCAGCCACGCCACGAGCGCTTTGGCGACGTGCGCGTGGCGCGGTTCGATGCGACGTACGAGGCCGCGCACAAACGCGCCCGCGATGGGCCTGGCGCGACACCAGGGCACCCACATCTCGGCGGACCCGACGGCAAAGCACGCCCAGCGCGGCCCGTATCGCGCGTCGCCGCGACCGCCGCCGTCGACCGCGAGCACCGCGACGAGTGTGTGCGCATCCCCAAACCCGCACCGCGCACCCATGGCGCACAAGAGGGCGAGCGTGTCGACGGCCGTGCGCTTGGTGAGGCCGCTCACAAACACGTCGAGGACGATCTCGTTCCAAAGGGCGCGACCGTGGGCATCGGATTCGTGCGGCGCCGTGGGCCTGACGGCGTGGAGCGCGGCCACGGCTCGATCGGCGTCGTCCAGGTAGCCGCGCAACACGGCGCGCCCGACGGCACGCGCGACGAGGTCGGGTGCTGCGCGCGCCGTCTCTGGCCAGCGCACGACCAACGCCAGTGCGCTGCGGCCACACAAGGGGCCCCATTCGACGGCCTCGCGCAAGAGCCGCGCGCGATCGGGTCGGTATGAGACGGCGGCCCCCTCTAGCCAGTCGAGCACGCCGTCGGGCGTGTGACCGCACACGGCGCCCGCGGCGATCTGGGCGATCACCCTGCCGGACGGTGGATCGTCGTCGGCAGCGCGCACGCAACGACCCCGTTGTTGCTGTTTATCGGCCGCCGCCATGGCGGCGTCTGCGTCTCGATTTCGGCAGCGACTGCGCAGCGAGTCGACCACGAGCGCGCATGTGCGCACGTGGCCCACGCCAGCCGCGGCCACTCCGATCCTCTCTGCGAGCGAGGACGAAAAGACACCGCGCTCCACATGGGCGGCGACGACCCGAACGGCTCCGGCCAGCCCGACCGCGTCGGCCCAGCCTCCCTCGGACCAGGCCTCCCACAACGGATCGCCCGTCACCTTTTGGGCGCCCAAAAGGCGGGCAGCGACGCGACCGGCATCGTGGCGCGCCACCCACGTCCACACGTCGTCGATCCATGCCCGCTGCCCGCGCGGGGCGTCATACGTCGCGCCGGGCGCGTCCTCTGTGTCGGCCTCGGACAGCGCACGCCATTGAGACAAGAGCGCGTCGAGTGTGTCGGCGCGGTCCTCGCGCACGGCCGCGCGCACACCCAGTGCGATGGCGTCGGACCGCGCCGGCGCCACGTCGCCGACGAGGGCCAGCGCACAGGCGACCGCATCGGCGCGCCCCGACGCCAGGAGCGCATGGGCGACCTCGCACGGCGGCGCCGCGGGAACGAAACGCAGACACCACGACGCAGCCGACGACGGTCTGGAGAGGATGTCGTTGTCGTCGTGATCGCCTTGCACAGCGTCGCCGGCGTCGAGTCCGTGGGCGATGGCCGACGCACAAAGCACCCTCCCGCCGACCCATGCCTCTGGACGCACGCCCGTGGGTCGAGAACGCAGTAGCGCGAGCGCCTCGGCGCGAGACGGCACGGCCACAATGGCCGCCCACTGGCGGCACACCATGCGCGCAAGGGGGCGCCACGTGGGTCCCAGGTGCGCGAGCACCGCCGCCGCGAGTTCGTCCGGCAGACGGGCAAACAAATCGGCCGCCATTTAGGTCGCCTCCCTTTATTTTTTTTTCGAGAAAAAGAAATGAGCGACCCAAAGGAGCGCAAGTATTTTCTTTGCTTCTTTGGGTCGCTCATTTCTTTTTTCGGTCGGGACCATCGGACATACACGCCCGGCTCGGAAAAAGAAAGAGGTCTCCATTTTTTTGCTGTACTTTATCGTCGCACATTTGCTCTGCGGCAACGGCAGACGAGGCTCGCGCGTGGGCCTTTTTCTCGGCCCGTGCTCTTTTTTTTGTGCACCTCTGTCCGTGTGTGTGTGTGTGTGTGTTTTCCGGCGGCCCGTGCGCGAGAGGGGACCGCGACCTGTACGTCCGAATCGAAAAGAAATGGCATAAAAAAAAGACAAAGAAAATAGAAATGGCGCGCCGGTGCACAAGGCAATGCGGTTGTTGCCGTCGGGCGGCACTCGCGTGCGTCGCCGTGTTGTCTCGCCTCTCGCGCAGGTATTCTTTTCCGAGACACTCTTTTTTTTTTCTGTTGACCCTTGCTGACGCGCGGGGAAAAAGTGTCGGCACGCCACCAAACCTGCCGCGCGAAAAAAAAAACAACCAGCGAGGCCCAATGGGACGGGGTAAAACATTTTTTGTTTTGTTTTCTTTTGATCGCGGAATAAAAAAAGATGGAAAATGGAGGGGGGGGGGGCGAGGCAGACATGCGCGTGCGCGTCGCCGTCGTCAGAAAGAGAACCGAGGCGAGCCTAAAAGAGCGCGCGAGTCGGTCCAGCAAGCGACCACCGAAAAGGAGACGGCCACCGAGCACACGGCGGCGCAGATGGCGCACCAGGCCGCCAGAAAGAGGTCGCGCCCAAGCGACGGCAAGTCGTCGTGCATGGCGACGCGATCCGCGGGAGCATCGGGGTCATAGTAGCACGGCGCGCTGGCGCCGATGGGAAAGCGCACGAAAAAGGCGGCCGCGCCGTCGGCATCCATGCACGAGTCAGTATCGGCCAGGTAGGCCTGCGCCCAGGTTTCAATCGTGCCGGCGCCGCCGGCCATCTGAAAGCGCACTCGCAACCGCGGTGCGGCGACAGCAGCGCCATCGTGCTCTGCAGACGCACTATCGCAAAGCGTCACAGATGCATTGTGCGCCAACACGAGGCACGACGCCCGCTCGACGCGATCCAGAATGGCGTAGCCGGGCGCGAGACGCCAGGCATACCACGGCGCAAAGACGACCATGGCGACGACGAGCGCTGGCGCCACGGTCCAACACGGCCACCATCGCATAGCCCGGCGATGTCTGTCTCTGTCCATGCCAAGCACCGAAAACAAAAACAAAAGGCAAAGAAAAACACAAAGGAACAGTCACGGCGGCGCGCCAGAGACGCCAAGCACTTTCTCTTTTTTTTTGCAACAACTGACTGCCTGTCGACCGGTCTTTTTTTTTCATCTTGTCGGTCGGCGCCAACACGCGGTGTGCGCGGCCCGTCTCTTGCCCCAAAGAGAGACAAAAGAAAAAGACGAGAGGCAAGCGAACCGCCCGCGTTGCGCGATTGGTCGTGCAACCGCCCGGCCACCCGCCGCCTGTTTTTCGTTTCTTGTGTTCTCTTTCATTTTTTTTCTTTTTCCAACGGTCGGTTGTCTTGGTGCGGCCGTGATCAACGGGCGGTCTCGTCGCTAGTCGATGGCCGTGGTGGCGGCAATGATCCCGCCGCGGAGGTTCTCGACGATGCGCGTCACGGGGCCCTCGGCCACGCCCAGCGGCCCGCCGTAGCGCATGCGACACCGCGACGTGGCCGCGCTCGACGCCCAAAAGCACAGGCCCACCGTCACGAGGAGGACGACGGCGGCGACGGCCGCAAAGCGACGCAGTTCGAGAGGAAGGATCGTGTCGCCGTAGGGGCCCGGTGGATGGGGAACCACGGGCGCCGAGGGAACCCCGTCCGGGGTCATGCCCGACGGGCGCAGCGGGCCCGACGGCGGCGCCACAGGACCCAAAGGCGACAGCGGCGCCGGCGACCCAAACACGCCGTCGTCGCCTTGGCCGTTGTTGGACGCCGGGGGCAACAGGGACAGCGGGCCCGGCGGCGCCTGGAGCGTTTGTTGTTGTTGTTGGTACGGCGGCTGCTGCATGGCGCGCTAAACAAAAAAAGTCGCGCGCTCGCCTTTTTTTCCTTTGGGCGGCGAGGGACGATGTTGCTGCCGTCTCTCTTTCTCCCGGCGCGCTTGGTCGGTCGGTGTGGAATCGCTCGCGGCGCCTGAGCCGGCTGCGTCGCCTGCAACCAAAGGGCAATAGACACGCACGCGCGCGCACCGGCATGACCAAAAGAGAGAGAGAGAGAGAGAGAGAGAGAGAGAGTCATGATGACGCGTGGCCCGCATTCGAAAAAAAGAAAAGGACACCGTCGCCCTTGTACCCTGCGGCTCCGTGGGGGGGGGGGTTCTTTTGTGCACGCACCAGCGACGAGGGGCTCGGAGGCGCAAAGGCGTCGGCGTCCAGGGCAAAGAGGGCCGCCGGGCGCGAGGAGATTTCGCCGCGCGCCGCCACCCGACACACTGCCCCCCCCGTTGTCCTTGCGCCCGACACTGGCAGAGGCCTGTCTCTCTTTTTCCTTCTTTTGCGCTCCCATTGTTTCGTTCTCCTTGCCTTTTTTTGCGTGTCGGTTGCTGGCAACGACGACGACGATAAAAGGGCCCAAGAAACATAGCCAGTATTCCATACCGGCGCTGGCCTCTGTAGAACAGGCGGCATGCAAGCGACAAAAACAACAACAACAACGACAACGAGCACAATGCCCTCGCTGTTGGCCAATATGCAAGCGCCATCGGCGTGCGGCCTGAGACCGTTGCCACGCGGCGAGACGGGCGAGGCCGGCACGGCAAGCGTCGCCGCCGCCGTCAGCCTCGTCGAGGCCGAGATCGAAGAACGCGCACGGGTCGCCGTAGCCATGGGCCGTGCGTTGGGCCAACGCGTCTACGAGGCGCCCACGGTGCCCGGCGCCATGCCGGCCACGGGCCCCATGCGCCTCGATAGCGCCCTCTACCTGGTGCGCCCTCTCGGCAGCGGCGCGTACGGGTCCGTGTGCGCGGCCGGCTTTCGGCGCCCGTCGGCGGATCTCACCGCGGCGACATCGACCGGCACAAGCACCCGCCGCGCGGTCAATGAATCATCGTCATCATCATCGCCACCGTTGCCGCCGCAACTGCCATTGGCCATCAAGGTGACCACGGTGGCGCCCGACGGTTCGCCCGAGGTGGCCGTGCGCGAGGTGGTCCTCACGGGCATGCTCTCGGCGCTGGTCAAGACGCGCGCGTGCCCCAATCTCCCGTGCGCCTATGGTGCCGCGGCACAGTATCCGCCGACGGCGTCTGACGTCGCCATCGGCGGCCGCACCTACCCAAGGCATAGAGGCGGGGGAGGCTCGATCGACCTCTTTCAAGAGGTGGCCGACTGTGACCTAGAGGCGTGGGCGGCGGGCGCGCGTCGCTCCGAGGCCGAGTGGATGAGCGTCGCCTTTCAGGTGTGCGCCGGCCTGGCATGGGCGGCGCGCGTCTACGATCTCGCCAACAACGACCTCTATGGCCGCAACATACTGCTGTCGCGCATTTTGGCGTCGCCCGCCGCCGATGCGGCCTCGGTCGCGGAAGGACCCTACGTGCCGCCGTGCGCGCGCGGCAGCCTCGCCTGCGACGCCGAACCAGTGTTTCGCTACGCGCTCCAGTCGCGTGCCCACGGCTGGCGCCGCTTTGCCGTGCGCACCCGCTGCTGGCTGGCGCGCGCCACCGACTTTGCCCTGGCCAGCAGCGACCGGCTGCGCGCTCTGGGCGTCGACGTCGCCGGCCACGACGATGTCGCCGGCATGTATGGCGCCGCACCTGGCGGCCAGGGCGGCGCTGCGGCGCCCGTCGCGCCCTCTGCGGCGTCGCTGGCGTCTCTGGTGGGCGCCGACCAGGCGCCGCGTCATGCCATTTTTCATCCCTACCTCAATGCCTATGCGCGCGACCTCGCCGTGCTCTTGGCCACGGTGGCCTACGAGGACCGTGCCCCCGCCAGCGTGCGTCGGTGGGGCCTCTTGGGCCTCCACGCGCTCTATGCCGAGATCGCGTCCAAGGAGCCCGCGCGACGCCCGTCGGGCCGGTTCGTAGCGGCGCTCGCCACCGCGGGCCGCCGACGCGGCGCGGCTGGCGCATCCTCGGCCGTGACGTCTTTTCTGGCCACGACAGTGCGCAACCGGGCCTTTCGCCAGCCCGACGATCTGATCGATTTCATCGCCGGCACTCTGTTTGACGAGGGCCTGTTGCGCGAGGCCGGCCTCTCGGGGGACCTCTTTGTCGACGACGCGGCGACCATCGCGGCCGCCGGCACCCAGTTTTTCGCCCTGCCCATTTTGGACACGCCGCCGCCGGTCGAGGCGCCCACCGTCGGCGCGCCCGTCCCACAACCCGCCGGCATTCTCGCGCGCGCTTTCGGCGTGCCGCTCTAAAAAACGCGACGAGGCGAAATCTACTCTGTCCGTGGTAGTCTGGCGCGCCTATCGCAGGATGCCACGTGCAAAAGGAGTCGACCGCGCGTGCATCTGGCGTTGATGCATTTTTGTGAGAGGCGCCGCCAAAAGGGCTGACGGGCCCTGCGGACCAAGAGCACGGCACCAGCAGCGCACGACCGCAACCTTTTCTGCAAGCAAAAGAGAAACGAAAAAAAAAAGAAAGACAACAAAAAGAAACGGGGGCGCTGTCCCAAAAGGGTGTCGCATTGTTGCGTTTTTGTTTATTGTTGTCGATTGAATGGGGAAACAAAACTTGAAAAACAGAGCGCCAAGGGGGGCATTGATCGTGCGGGACGGCGCGGCCAGGTGCTATTCAAAAGGGACGGGCCGCGTCGTGACCGATGTGCGCTTGACATAGGGGATCTCCAAAAGATTAATGACAAAAGCGCCGCACGATGCGCCGAAAATCGCTGCAGCCACGGGATGCGACTCGATGCCCAGCATCGCGCCGGCGGTGGTCGCGCTCATAAAGAGGCCAAAAAGCGATTCTGAAGATGCCTCGCAGCGCCCAGTGACGATGGTGGTCGTCTCGGTGGGTTGCTGCTGCTGATGCTGCTGCAGTGGGTCAGAGACCACGTCGCAAGCGCACGAGGCCTGACGGGCCTCGGGGCACGCGCCGTTCTCTGTCATCTGCGTGGGCGCCTCTCCGAGACGGTACCGGTAGTTGGTGCAGGCCCAGGCGAGGTCGGCTTTCCAAGCGCGGTGCGAGGAGTGGCGAGCGGCGGCGATTCGAGAGGCGCGATGCATGGCAGTCGTTGTTGATTTTCCGGCTGACTCGTGACCCAGGAAAAAAAAGAAGACTCTTTTGTCGGCGGGTGCGGGTGGAGTGGTCGACAAAAGAATAGAATGCACGCTATCGAGTCCTCTGCGTGTTTTGTATCGCTTTTGGTTGGGCCAATCGTTGGTGGTGGGCGGCGATAGGCTCGGCGCGCACGCCCTGCCTTTTTTTGTCTGACACTGAAATGCACAGGCATTGGTGTCGTACGCGCGTGCCGACGGCGACGACCGTGTTGCTATCGTGAGCGCCGGTTCGGCGCACCGAATGGTCGTCGGTTGCCTTTTCTCGCGCCTCCGTTGCGCCCGCCGACCCGGTGCGGGAGGAGCGCACCGGGTGGGACAAGTTGACGCCCGCGGCTCCTGCCGCCCACGGGCGTCGACACGAGGCCGCGCCGCCAAAGGGTCGGACTCACAGAGGCAAAAGCGCCCCACCGCCGACCGTGCCCTCTGGCCCCCCTCCCAAAAGAGACAAGAAATAAAAAAACAAAAAAGGAGGTAGGACAAAAACGAGGAACCGGCGCCGCCATGCAATTTACCAACGACAACCTGAGCGACAGCGACGGTGCCTATGACGACAGAGGCCTTTATGACAATGGCGATGGCCTCTACGGGGGCGCCCGGTACGAGGACGGACGGTATGACCAGCAAGTACAGTATGACGAGGATGGAGCAAGAGAAGAAGAGGGCCAGTACGCGTGGGCAGACAGCGATGGTGCACAACAGGGATTGTCGGGCGATCTCATCGACATGATGGGCGCCGACGTGTTTGACGCCCTCGTGCGCTCGCTGCTCGCCCAGGGTCGGCCTGCCGACGCCGCCGCGCTCTGTTCGAGCAGCCGCCGTGCACGCGCCTTGTGCCAGGCCTCGCGGGCCAACTGGGCGCGCGACTTTCCCGATCTAGAGTCGGCCTATGGTGTCTCGGCGGCGGTGGTGGGGTCGCGTCCGCTGTGGCCGCCCTCTGTGGGCCCACCACCGGTGTCGAGCGACGACGACGATGACGACGATGACGATAACGACCATGGCACGGTGGAGTACAACCTCTTGCAGACGGCACTGGCGAGACGCCGCGCCGAGGTCGCCGAGCGCTTCTGCGCCATGTATGCGCTGTACGTGCGCGACCACATCGTGCGCGTCGCCTTGGAGCGCCAGCGCGCCCACGCGAGAGACGTCGAGTCGGGCGCCGCGTCCCAAACCAGGCACGTGGCCCTCTTGGGAGAAGAACAATCGCCGCTAGAGGACCGCGGCGTGCGTGCGCGCGGTCGAGGCATCGCGCAGGCGCTGCGCAGGGTGGTGCCGCGATCGCTGCGCGGGTCGTCGTCCTTTCGCAAGTCGCTTCAGAGCGAGGTGGCGCCCCACCGCGACGTCGTCGACGTGCTTCGGTCGCCCGACGTGGTCTCCCTGGCCGACCTGGAGGATTGGGCACGAGGTCTCTCTGGCATCTCTGGCTATCCGTTACGTGTGCCCTTTAGCGGCGCCGAGCCCTGGGCCGTTGTGCAGTTGGGCGACGAGCCGCAGGTGCCTTTTGACGATCCCGACGCGGGGCCGCTCTTTTTCGTGATCAACGTTTCTCCGCCGTCGGGCGCCGTCGCCAACCTCCAAGACAGGCGCCTCCACATCAACCGGCGCACGGGCATCAGGCCCAGCGAGAGCGAAATCATCGGGGCCGATCTCGATGCGATCGCTCGATCCGACGCACAGGCGGCGCGCGAATTCCGCGATCTCGTGCGGTACAGGGTCAATCGCGCGCTCGACGAGGCCCTGGGCAAGGCCGTACGCCTGCGCACCGGACCGGGTCAAGGGAGGCAGAGGCGCGGGGTGCAGAGGCCGTCGCGGCCCGCGGGCGAGGTCGACCCCAGCGAGACCACGCTCGACGCGCTCACCCGGCTCCGAGATCGGTGCCAGCATATCGACCTGTATCGGGCCTACGCGCCCGTGTCCACCTACATCGCCGCGCTGCTCTTTCCCGGCACGGATATCGTCACCTACGACGTTGTCGTCCGCCTGCCGCTCGGCCAATCGTCGGCTTCGCGCATCGCCGATGATTTCTAGGTTCCGGCTGCGGCCGTCGGCCGTAGTCGCCTTTATTAATGTTTTTTCTGATGGCGTACGCCACGCTTACGCGACTGCCCGTGCAGACGTGATCGCGCGGCGCCGGCCTCACAAAAAAAAGGCCGCATGCTGTGCTGGACCGAGCAGGCCTGTTGGGAGGCAAACTCATTCAAAGCAGATGACATTGTTGTTTTCTTTTCCGCCCCAAAAAATTTTTGCTTGTCCGATGGCCCTCAATATGTCTATTCTTTCTTTTTTTTTGTGCATCGGTTTTTTGACGTCGCATCGCACGATTTCTCATTGGTAGGCGACGCTCGTGCCTTTGGCCTGCAAAATTTTGGGGCGACGCACACCTGCGCAATGGCAGACTCTTGTCACCCGCTGGCGGCGCAGATTTGCAATACCATGCGCTTGTCGGACCACAGGTGAACCAATCCTGCCGACGGATACGCGTTTTTTATTTTACATTCCTTTTTACTGTTGGTCGTTCTGTCATTCCTTTGTGCTTGCGTGCGCACGCAAAAAAAAGAGAGACACGGGGCGCTTGGTGCGCGTGCATTCCCATCAGTCGACGCCAAAGCGCGCACACGGCACTCGGAGGGCGAGCAGACAAGGGGCAAAAAGTCAAACCGTTGGACGTCGTCGAACCGCATCGACCACCGGCGTGTTTGCTTGGGGCGATACCGCAGTGTGCGTGGCGCTGGTATTTTTGCGACCCCGCCGCAGCGCCACAAGCCCCGCGGCGCGACCGAGAGGACAAAAGGGAGCCAACAAAAGTGGGCTTGCCTGCGCCGCAGACGCAAAAGGTGAGAACCCTCCCCTTCCAGTCGGGCACGATACGCGCAACACACAACCCGACATCCGATGGGCGACGACGACAACAATGTGCGTGAGACCGCCAGCGAGTGCAGTGCCCCCGCCATCCATACAACCCCGACTCGCAAGCGCCGACGAGGGCTCCGTCTCGAATGGGACCCGCAAGAAGCAGAGCGCGACGCCGAGGCGCGACGGCAGCGCAAAAAGAGGCGTCCTCGATTGGCGGCACCTGTCGGCGACTACGCCATCGGCGAGAACGACTGTGTCGGGGTCAGTGCACGCGCCGTGCGTCGGTGGATCGACCGCACCCGCTACCAGGCCGACGCCGTGTGGGGCGACGGCGGCGCGTGGTGGGACCGTGCGGCGCGTGCCCTGTGGCCGCCTCCCGAGCGTGCCGGCGCGCTCTTGTTGGTTTCGGCCATCCTTCGCGGCCACCCTTTTTCGACGCCCTACGACACTCTTGTAGCGGGTGTGCCGGCGTGCGTGCTCGGCGCAGTGGCGTGGCGCGGTCCGAGATTGATTGTCGGCCTGTGTGTGCATCCTGACGGCTGCGGTCCCATGGCCTCGCGTCCCGCGGGTTCGCCCATCGATCCGCATGCCGACCGCATCTTGCGCGTGGCCATGCGTCTCGCCCCGCCCGATGAGTACGCCATGGGTGAGCAAGGCGAGACCGTGTTTACAGTCGGCCAGGTGGTCGAGGTCATTGCGGGCGTGTGCGCCGGACGCGTCGCCGGGCGCCGCTTGCAGATCGTGCAGCGCAAGATCAAACAGTGGTACGCGGCGCACACCCGCTGGACCGACGCCGGCGTCGGTCCGCCCGGCGAGAGCATCCAGTGCTTTGCCGAGCGCCGCATTCTGCTCACCGAGCGCACCGGTTGCACGGCCGATGCGCTCGCCGCCGGCCTCCTCCGTCCATGCGACTGGCTTGCCGGAGCGCGCGGTCCGACCCTCGACTCGATCGCACAGCCCCCTCGACCATCGTGTCCGCGCAAAGACAAGGAGAAACTCGGTGATCAGGAAGAAGAAAACGGAAAGGGCGCGCACGACAACCTAGATAGTTGTTGTGCCTCTGACGACCATGGAGAGCGCGGCGACGGTGGCGACCCCACCCTAAGAATCTCTTCTGCCGCCGCCGCCGGAAATGGTTTGGATGACGACGGCAAAAGGACGCAGGCCGACGAAGGTGCCGGAGAGGTCCCTGGCGACGGCCAAAGTGCAGATAACAACAACGACCATGACGACGACGACAACGGCAGCAACGACCCGATCAGAAAAAAGCGCGAGATGCAACAGCGGCTGCGGGACGCTCCCTCGCTGAGGTGTGTCTACGAGCGCATTGTCTGCCGCAGGGCGCCGACTGGCGGGCGCGCCTCGTGCGTCTATGTGCAGAGTCGCCTGTGCGCCGCCGAGGACCGGCCCGACGCCTAGTGGCCCGCCGCCGATGCCTTTCTGTCGTGCGCTCGCCCCGGCGATCACTTTTTTTTCTTTTCAAAAACACGAAAAAGAAATAAAAAAGGATTGTGTCGGTCTATTTTGGCACGCACCTTTTTTGGCATTGTATATGTTTTTGGGTCTTTTTTCGGTGGTTGTTTATGTCTCTTGCGTGCCGCTGCGCCGCGCGCATTGGCGCCCCCAACAAAAGGGCGACAGCAAGACGAAAAAACCGCGGCGGGCGGCGACTGCCGTATACCCAGCACGCACGCGCAGAAAAGGGGGCACGAGACGCACCTCTCTTTTGGGCGATATCTTTTTTAGTTGGATTTATGCCGTTGCGCCTGATGTTGATTGCAATATAAAAAAATTGTGCGCGTGGGATGCAGTTGTTCTTTTGATTGCCTTTTTCCAATCTTTTCGTCGGTTTAGGGGTGTTTATTGGCGGGCGGCATAATACTGAAAAAAGGAGAAACATTCAAAAGGCAAGAGAGGCGATGCGCGATCACTGTGCGCCCTGGCAAAAAGAGGCCGCCAACCGGCGCACACGATCGACAGCAGACGCGACGACAAAGACGGGCGACACGACGGCAACCAACACCTGAGCCGAACGCTTGTAAAAGGCGGCGTCCTCGTGCGCGTGCGGGTCCGGCGGTTGTGGCGCCTTGCACACGGCAACGTAAAGGGCGCGCGAGACGAGACCGCCGACGGCATAGAGCGCGACAAAGGTCGCAACGGCGATCGACAGACCCTTGACCAACTGGAGCGCCTCCTTGGCGCCACCGCTGCCGACGACGGCGGCGGGCGCATGCATGAGGTTGTCGAGCAACGACAAGCGCCATCCGCCGGCGATTATGACCAGAGGCCATGTGATCTTGCTTGTGGTGCGCAAGACGGCGTTGCCAAAAGAGGGGTCGGCAGACGTCCAGGCCGCTGAGGCCACGACGACGCCGAGACCTGCCAGGCTGGCCGCTCCGGCGGCGATTCCGTTTAGCGCCCATGTTCTGCAGTGCAGAGCACGCGCAATCGCAAATAAATCGCCAACAACATATTGTGTGAGTCGCAGCGGCACTGCACACAATTTCTTGCAACGAGAAACAATATCCGGCGAAAGAGAAAGAGAAAGAGAGTCGAACTTGCGCCATGTCCACAGACAGACCAAGAAATCACAAAGACAGAAAGAGTGGAGAGGCGTACCCGATCATGCTTGGGGTTTGCATTTTTTCGAGTGTCTTTTTTTACGATGTTGTTTGTGGGGTTGCCGAGTCTTGATCTGTCCGAGCGCTCTAGCGCAGGCGATGTGCGCACGCGCGGTTTGGGGTCTTGTTGTCTTTGTCTGTGCGTCGTGTCGGCCTTTTGTGCTCGGTTGCCGTATCGCCATTGGCCGAATCTTTTTTGGCGCGCGCGTCCGCAGGCAGCATTGGCCCGGCGACTTTTTTTTTCTTTGGTCGATCCTTGTTGCCGCCGCCCATCTCTTCTTTGCTGGCGATTTTTTTGCAGCCGCGGCCAAAAGGGCCGGCGGCATAAATCCACCCCCACGCCAAAAGAACCCGCCAGGGTTTTCGAGTTTTTCTTTTTTTCCTTGTTTGCCAAAGAGGACGGCGCCGATGGGAATGCAGACCACCGAAAAAAAGGGCCTGTAAACTCTGCCCGAGCGACCCCATGGAAAAAAAAGGCGACAATGCAAGAGCGCCAGCGCGTATGGGCGAAAAAAAAGAAGAAAAGAGAGACGGCAAAATGGTCGAGTTGCATCTTTTTTTGGGTGGATCAGCCCCACAGGGCCGTAAGGCGGGCGATGAGGCTGGGCGGCGTCGTCAGACCTGCGCGCTCCAAGAGAGCCGCCAGACACACACAGTCGTATCCGTCGCGACCGCCCGCGCGGCACACGCGCCACGTCGCATAGCGCACGGCGGCCCTGATCCTGTCTTGGGGCACGTCGCCGCTGCCGCACAGCAGGGTCTCGGCGTCGACCGCTGCCTGTTGGTCAATGGGCACCCCCGAAAACCCATCATACCGACATTCCGCCGATGACGTCGGCTGCACAGGGTGTGAGGACGTTGCCGACGGTGTAGACGTCGGCGGCGCTGCGCAAAAGAGCCTCGGTGCGGCATTGTGCACGGCCGTCTGCACCATGTAGGCGTCGTGCACCAGAGCCGCCACCGTGCAGCCGTCGAGCGCCACCGAGCGCCGGATCGTTGGGCGGGCGGGCGGCTGTGGGGCCCCGTTTGCCCCCGTGGTTCTGGGTGATTGCACCGCACCGTCAACGTCCAAAAGTGCGGTCGTGTAGAGCGCATCGGCGTCTTGTTGGGCGACGGCGCGCACCCATGCGTCCAGGGTGTACTTGCCCACACCTAGGCGCTGCAGGCACGCCACCGTCGGCGTAACGCGATCGGCCTTGATCTCGAACCCATTTCCATATACACTGTCGCGCCCCACCGTGACCCGTGCCACCACCATTCGGGCAGGTGCTTCTGTCGTCAGGGGACATGCGCGGCACCGCGCATAGAGTGTGACCTTGCGCACACAAAAGGAATGTGCGCTATCGCCATCGCCAGCGACGTGCGTTCTTTCCTTGACTCTCAAAGTCAGCCGGCTGTTGGGGTCGGCCGCGAGGGTGAGCGCCAATTTGCGCCGCGCGGCAGCCCATAGAGTGTCGCCCGGCGCCGGGTAAACCACGCCGCGCGCAACCACTTTGGCCAGCGCGACGGCACGCATTCTGGCCAGGCCCGCGGCGCCGTGGCCCTCGTCGACCTCCATCCACCGTGGGATGTCTGCCAAGGCAGCGGGGTGGTGCGCCTCTAGCCACGCTTCGATCGCGCGCGGCGTCAGACATTGTTGTCGCGAGGGGTGGTAACCGTCGAGAACGCGGGGACGCCGCGCTACGAGCGCCCAGAACGGGCCGTAGACGCCCCACATGCGGCCATGAAGGTCGTGGAGCACGTCGACATAGGGCCTCCACGCGCGATAGACCATGAGCCTTGCAAGAGTCGCGCTCGGGCCTTCATGGTGCCGGTCGTGGGTGCGAGCGGCGACCTGGCGCACCGCCGCCAATGCACGCGCGCGCGCCGCCTCGATGTCGCACGGGAGCCACGCGCCATGCGCCAGCCGGTGGATGTATGCAATGGCCTGTTGCACAGTGGCGGAATCACACCGCACGCGGCAACCGCGCAGAGCGCACCCCAGGTGCCCGCATAGAGCGCCACATAGACCGGCCATATCGTGGACGGCACCTGCCTCGATCAGATCCTCGTCGTGCCGCAGAGTGGCCCAGGCGCGCTCTAAAAAATCGTTCGCCGCGGCGGCGTCTGCGCGACCAAAGGGCTCTGATGGACCGCGCTCAGAGACATCGGCCAAGTGTCGGTCGCGCTGCATCGCGGGCAAATCGTTGCCAAAAAAATCCTCTCTTTCCTATTCTTTCTTTGGGTGTCCACAAAAGGGCGCGGGTGGTCAGTCACCACACCCCGGTCCTTGTTTTTTCTCCTCCAAGATGATGCGTAGTTTCTTCTTGTTTGAGGCCTTTTTTAATAGACCACACTGACGTACATGTGCCGCAAAAATAAAGAAGACGCTGTGGCTTCTCGGGGCGCGGGTTTGCGTCTTGCCGTTGTCGTTGTCGTCGCGGGTCGACGCCTCGCCCTCGCCTCTTTTTTTGCCTCTAGTGTACGAGCGCACAAGTGAAATAAAAAGAAAAAAGGACAGACCAATGGCGACGCGGGACCGTCCTAGAAAAGAGGGCGTGTGCCTGTAAGCGCCACCCCGGCCCTGGCTGGGTGTCTCTACCTCTTTTGTGCCTTTTTTGCGACCAAGGGCGTTGGTCTAGAGCGTCTTTCTATCCGTTTTTTTATTCAGGTGGCGCTGCCCGCTGCGCACAGGCTACTGATAGAGAATCGATGCAGGCGACACCGCGGACCGACCAAATGTCGACCTGCGATCCTGGGTCGACCACCATCAACGACTTGCCCATCGAGTTGCTCTCCACCATTCTTCTTGATGAATCCTATTTGCCGCCGCACTGGCGCTTTTGCGCGCGCGCCACGTGTCGCCTATGGCGCAACCTTTTCGACGCCGCCGGCCGCGAGACGCGCTGCAGCGAGACTGCCGCCGAGACGCGCCGTCTGGATGTCGTCTGTCGTCAAGGCGACGACGTCGCGCGCTCCATTGCGCTCGCAAAGTGGCGCCGTGGTGTCTGTGTGTGCGCGTCGGCCGTCGTCTGGTGGGCGCGCCAGGGCCATTGGGACGACGACGAAGCCAGTCTCGTGACATGGTGCGCGGGCATACCCGGATCATCGCTACGCTGCGCCGCCGGCGTACTGGTCGCCACGGCGCGGCCGGCGCTTGTGCGCCATGCCGTCGAGTCGGTCGTCGACGCATGCGCCTACACGAGTCAGAACCCATCCAGGTGGGGGTCGCACTGTCTGTCTCGGTGTCCCTCGCGCGACGACCTGACACAGCGTCTCTTTCTCATGGCCGTCCATACGGGCGACATACCTACGGCCTCGTCGGTGTGCGCGGCATTCCATCCGTCGCTCGACTGGGTGATGGGGTTCGTGGACGAACTCGTCGTCGGCGACCAGGCCGACACGGTCGAGTGGACGCTGCATCGCTTTGCCGCCCGCGGGACACACGGGCCAAACCGTGCTGCCAATTGGCTCGACCACCTTTGCGAGAAACTGTGGACTTGGAGTGCTTATGCAGGCAGCGGACGGATCATCGCACGTCTGGTGGCCCTCGCCGGTGGCGCCGCTGCCGCCACACACGAAAGCGACCTCGTGTCTGTAGCGCCGGCGGCGTCGTCATCGTCGCACGGAAAAGAGTCGTCAGTGGCGGCGACTACGACGTCCTTCATCCAGACCGCGCTCGACCGCACTCTTTGGCCAATTATGGATGAATGCATCTCGGAAGCCGTCCTCGAAAGACATGTTACCGTGCTCGGTGCGCTCGCGCCTCGCATACCCACGGCGCGGTTCCTGCGTGTGCTCAAACAGGCCGTGCGAGCGTGGCGCGTGCCCGTCGCCAGGTGGGCTCTCGCCATGTGTCGATCGAGCGGCGTGTCCGTTGATATGGACGACATCATGGGACGAGCGCTCAACCCCTATTTCACCGTCAACGACAGGCGGTTCACCCGCGAGCACGAAGAGTTGCTTTCTTGGCTGTGCGATCCGGGTGGCGGCGGGTACGACCCCGCGCCCGAGGCCGTCCCGTCGCTCTTGAGCAAGGCCGTTGGCGGCGGTGCCGTCCGATGTCTCTTTTGGGCCGCGCAGCACTGGGCGCCCAAGTTGGCCGTGCTTCCCGAGGCCGACATCACAAACGCCGTCGCCCTGCTGGTGCGTCACGGCTGCCGACAGACGTTGGACCCGGTATCGAGCGCGCGCGTTGCTGACGCCTGTACGCTGGAGCGGCTCGTGCACGTGCTTGATGCGCTCGCCGCGCACAGTCGCAGCGTGTCGTGCAATCTGTGGTCCGTCCTCGTGGGCCTGGCCTCTTGTGATCGACAAGGCTTGGACGCCGTGCGCCATGCATGGACGCGCGCGACTGGCGGCGCGATGGCCGACGACGACGCAATCTTGTGTGCGCGCGAACCGGGAGGACCGGCGCCCGCTCGTTCATGGGCGCGCTGGTGCCGCGTGGCCCCTGTACCGTCGCCCTTGGTCGGTATCAACAAAGACGACAAAGGCAGCAAGGCGGGCGCAGCCCGTGCGCTCGCCGACTGGCTGGACCAACATGGCCTCCTTCTGGCACAAGGCTGACTGGGCGCCCATCCGACTTGCGCGCGCGCGCACACACGCTTTCGGCTTTTTCAGACCTTTTTTTGTTCTGTCGGACGGCATAAAATTCATTTTTTGCGCGCGCGCGCTCAAACCGCCGCCACAGAAAGTAGACAGCACCCTACCCACCAAAAGAAAAAGAGAACCGACAATGACCGTTGAGAAAAAAGGTCTCTTTGTTATGTCGCCTAAAACCAACAAAAAAAGGCGCGGCGGCATTACGCTTGGGTTTTTTGATGGCGCGGCTAGGCCGCACACAAAGATGGGTCCAACAAAAAGATGCTACGGGAGGTCATAGACGCGCGGAGAAAAAAAAAGAAGAGCAAGAAAAAAAAGGGCGCTTGTTCACGCGTCCGAGGCGGCGATCCGGCTCTTTTCGGCACCGTCAAACCAACGCCAGAGGTGGGCCGCGACGATGGCGCGGTAGGGTGACCAACGGCGCGAGAGCATTTCGACCTGTTCCACGGTGGGCGCGCGTGGCAGGCCATAGAGGAGGCCCATCTTGCGCGCGAGCCACCTATCGGCGACGGGGAAGGCGTCGCTGTCGAGCAGAGCCGTGACGACGGCAGCCTCGGCCGTCCAGTGGCCGATGCCCTCGACCGAACCGGCGGCGGCGCGCAAGTCGGCGGCCGTCGCCATGGGCGTGGCGCGCGCGGACGCGTGTGCGCACAAATTGCGGAAAAGTCGGACCTGATCGTCGTTCAAACCGATGGCCGCGCACGCGCTCTTGTCGGCGACGAGGTCGGCCAGCGCGTCGGGCGTAAAGACGACGCCACCGAGACGCTCGTAAAAGGCGGCGCGCATGGCGCGGGCCCTGACGTAGCGTATGCGCTGTCCCAGCACTGCACCCGCGAGGGCCTCGAACGGACCCTTGACGAAAAGGTCCCAGTCGAGCGCCGAGCCGGCAAAGACAGGCTCCAGGGCCGGGTCGACGCGGACCAGCCACTCTATGATGTCATCCATGCGCGCGAGGATCGTCTGTGCGTCAGACAGCGGTAGCGCGGGCGCGCTGGTCGGACTATCGTCGTCGGTACCCGCCGAGCCCGTGGCCCCAGGGTTGGTGGGGACCGCAGTCACGTTGGCGGCCGCACTGTCTCGGTGCGACATCGGGGCGGATAATAGGTGGGAGGTGTGCCGATGGCGCAATCTGTCTCGTGTGGCGAGGCGGGGCGTGTCGATTTCGCGGCACAAAGAGACGGCATCACGCCCCGGAGACAAAAAGGATTTGGGTTGGCGAAAAGGGGTCGTTCCCAGCCTTGTCCAACTTTTTTCGCGACGACACACAATGGCCGAACCAATCGGGGGGCGCCGGCCACAACAGCAGAGACTGAAAGAGGACACCCCACTAAAAAAAAGGAATGCGATAAAAAAGGCGCGACACAAAAGGGGGAGGAGGTGTGGTGGCGCCGCATGCGGCACTCCAAGGCCATCGTGTCGGTGCGCGCAGCCCGTCCGTTTTTTTAATTGGCCGCATTGCCGCCCGAGCAAACCCTTTCGACTGTGATTGGTTGTCTTTTTTTTTGGATTCCTTTTTGTTTTATGTTTTTTTCATGCACAGAAACAATAGTGCAGAAGCAAAGGACGCCGCAAGGGACCGAGCGCCTTTGCCTGTGAGCCGACTGCAAGCAATCACAAAGGGGAGGCGAACCTGTGTGCGGCCGACCTAGAGGCAGAGATGAAAAGAAACAAACAAGGGAAAAAAGGCACCGAAACAAAAAAGCCGAGATGCGCGCCCCGTCAAATAGACCGGCTCCCCGACGAAATCCTGGCGGCCGTATTTGCACAACTGCCATGTGCAGTGCTCGGTGCCGTCGTCGGCCGTGTGTGCAGCCACTGGCGTGCTATTGCGCGCGATGGCGCCGCCATCGGCCGCCGTGAGTCTTGTGTCGACCGGGCGCTCGCCTCGGACACCCCCACAGAGGCGAGTGCAGCCACATCCGATGCGATGGAACAACATGCCGGCGTGTCTGCGCACCGCGCGCTTTCTTACAAGTGTCTCATGCGCGCGGCGGCTACCGCTGGCCACGTTCAGTGCCTGGACCACATGTACGATCGCGGCCTGGCGTGGCCTCGCGACATGGCCGTTTGCGCCGCGCAATCAAACCATGTGACTGTGCTCGCGTGGCTTTCTCGACGAGGGTTCACGTTCAAATGGGACAGCATGTGTGCGGCCGCGCACGGCGGGCATCTCGATTGCATGATCTATTTGCACGAGCACCTATGCACGACCGACAGGGGCGACGACTGGTGGGCCCTGGTTTCGGCCGCCCGGTCGGGCCGCATCGATGTCTTGAACTGGCTGCACGATCACGGATGCCAATGGCATCCCTATGTCGTGTCTACTGCGGTGCGATGCGCCCACATCGATGCCGCCAGGTACCTCGTCTCTGCCGGGTGCCCGTGGTTTCCCGAGACTGCGACGGAGGCGGCACTGAGCGGCCACGACGATCTGTTGCGGGCCATGCTAGATCGCGGCCTCGTGATTGATGCCGACCTGTGCGATGCAGCGGCCGCCGGCGGCCACAGCGCGTGTGTCTCCCTGCTGTGCGCGCGCGCGGCTCCCTGGTCGGCAGCGCATTGCGCCACCGCTGCCGGGAACGGCCGCCTCGACCTCGTCCAGACGCTGCGCGACAATGGGTGCCCGTGGGACGCCGGCGTTTTTTCCGCAGCCGCCCTCGGAGGTCACCTCGATACGGCCATGTGGTTGCATGCACACGGTTGTCCGCAGGGCACGCGCGACGTCGCGTGTGCAGCCTTTGGCGGGCACATGGACATGCTGCGATGGCTGATCACCCACGGTTGTCCCCTCGACGAGACGGCGACGCAGGTGGCGGCCTTTGCCGGGCGCCTAGAGGCCCTCGTGCTCCTCTACGAGAGCGGGTGTCCGTGGACCGAGACGACGTGCCAGTCGGCGGCTTCGGCCGGCCACCTCGACTGCCTCGCGTATGCGCACGCGCGCGGCTGCCCCATGTCGCCGCACGCCGCCGTAGCAGCGTGGATCAACGGCCACGGTGACTGTGTCTGTTATGCCGTCACGCACGGCGCGCGTCCGCCGCCCGCATGATTCTTTTTTTTTTTGAATTATGTTGTTCCTCTTGTGTCGCTTTTTTTATGGACATGCTCTTTTTTTTGCTCTTTCTCTGGCGTGGTTGGTGTCGTGCCGCGGCGGCCGGGCGGCCGGGCGCAGGTTTTGGGCCGATCGGCCGGCCGGGCCGCGGCCAAGCCGACCTCTGGCGCGAACAATGCTGTGCCGACGGCCCGTTCTTCCAATTTCCTACCAATAAACATTCACAAAATACGATTTAAGAATTGCGATCGGGCCAAAAGTGGGTGAACGGCCCGTTTGCGCAGCATTAGCGGGAATCGAACCCGTCAGCGCTGCTTCCTAAACCCCAAATAGATTGTGCACAGGAATGTGCTTGAACAAAATGGGAAGGCGGGCACGGACACCACTCCCGAATGCGACCGACGGCGCCTTTTATTTGCGGTCTATTGACGGTTCAGAAAATGGCGTCGGCGGGTCCGATTCCCGTCACAGATCGAGCCGCTTGCAGTCCGGGCGGTTCATTCTCGGTTGGGCCGGCTGGCCGCCGATCGTCACGGACCCCGTATCCCGTCTGCTTTATTTGGGGTGCGGCGGCGCCCGCCGTCGCGAGCAAACCGGCATCGCAAAAATGGGGGAAAACAAACAGAGCCCACGCCGTTGCACGGCGACAATGCGCTATCGGGCGCCATGGTGATGCTGTTGTCATGTGCTCGCCAAGGCGGACATGCCGACGACAAAAGGAGGCGGTCGATCTTTTGGGAAAGGGAAACAAATCGGCAGCGCGCAATAGAAGAAAGTCCTTGTCGTCCTTGTCCTCCAAACACGTCGAGGAGCGAGGAGCGAAAAATGACATGGGTGTGTCGGGGGGGGGGGCGCAAGGGGCTACAAACCGAGCACGGCGAAAAAGAGGCCCGAGCACAGAGCGCAAAGGGCTGCTCAGCCGGCCACCTCCACGCTCTCGGTGGTCTCTGCCGACGTGGCCAGGTGCGACGCGGTGTCGGCGGCTTCAAGACGATCAAAGGCAAACACGGCGCTCGCTCCCGTCCGGGGTTTGGTCGGATCGACTGGCGGCATGCCTAGATCGTTACGAAGCGCCGGATCGATGCTGTCCCAGTCGACGGTCGCGAGGTGGTATGCGCGGTCGACGGCGGCCTCGTGCACTCGGTAGACGTTCGCGCACGACAGAGGCGTGTCCAAGCCGCAGATGCGCATCGCCGTGGACCAGTCACCCTGATGTACGAGACGCGCGGCGTCCGTCAACTCCTTGTCGGCGGTGGCGCTAAGCGCGGCCAGCACGGTGGATCGGTCAGTGCCACCGTCCTGCAACACGACCCTGCTTCTGCGAAACAGGGGCCGTGGCGGTTCGTCGTCATCGACCATGACGAGGTAGATCAACGGGGGCATGCAGCCCAGCATGGGACCCTGGGCGCTGGGCACGTCCAGCGCGTCGACATAGAGGACGCGCGCCGCCGAACGCGGGATATGGGCGCGCACCGACCCGCCCCTCCCGTCGAGGATGGCCGCGCGCAGGAAGTTGCGCGCTTTGCCAAGACGCGCGGCGCGGCAGAGGGACCCGACCATCAAAAGACCGCCTGCCACGGTCATGCCCCCGGTGATCCAGCGCCCTGTGCTCATGGTGTCTGCACCGCCCCTTTTCATTGTCGTCCTCTTTGTCGACGTTGGAAAGAGTTTCAAGTGGACCGATTCTTTTCACGTCGCGCCGTCCATGCCTTTTTTTTTCTCTGCGCGCACGCGACCGCCGCATTTATTTGCGCCCAGGTTCTCGGCCAACCACGTTGGCTGGCTCGCCCGCCCATGTCTGCGGTCTCTGGACCGCCAAAGAGGGGCAAAAGAAAGTCATTAAAAAAGTGAAAGGAATGTCCCCAAAAGTGTCCCCAGCCCGTTGTTTTGTCTGCTTGAAAATGGCGGACGCACGGGTGCGGCGCATGCCTGGTGTCGGCACTTTTGCGCATTCCCAAGCAGGAAAAAAAACAACAGCCTGTTGGCACTTTTGGGACGCTTTGTTGAGTTCTTTTTGTGACCTCCTTTTGCCCCCTTTGGGCAGTTTGGAGGACCGAATCGTCATTTTTTTTTCCTATCCCTGAGCCCGCATAAAAAAGGCAGACAAAGGACGTCCGCCGAGTGCGTGTCGCTGCGCGGGTTGTGCCCTGAAACAAAAAAGAGGAGATCGGGGGTCACAATGCGCCGCTGACGGCGGCCATCATCCTCGCCGAGTCGATATCGTCTTTTAGGCATTGTCTGGCACCTTGCGCGATCCATGTCGCGGCACGCGCAGCGCCATGTGTGTTGCGGCGTCCCACGCGGCGACACAAGCCGTATACGACCCGCACGCCCCATAGGCCGCAGCACGGCGGCATCGCGACCGCGCGACGGCACGATCGAGTTCTGTGTGCGCGCCACGAAGCACGCTCCTTTGGGCTTCGACCCCAAAACAATCCGCCGAGGGCGACAAAAAGAAAAAAAAGGAAAAAAAATTGGGGAAAAAAAGACTGTCGATGGGTCCGGAGGGGGACTTGCGCGGTCGGTCGTCGCGCCACGCAAACACTATCACCTTGCCATGAGCAAAGGACGACGGCAACACCCGCCCCAGAGCCCTCCTGCATCACGGCCTCGAAAGGCGAAAAAAAGGACACGGAAATTCCAAAGAAAAAAAACGAGAGAGATGATGGCATCGTTGCGCGAGCCCACGTGGCAAGGGGCCGACGATCCACACGACGGCGCCCGCGTGCCTACGCGCTACGGCGGCAATCTGGCCAACAATGCCGGCGGTGCGCCCGACTCTTATGCGTCGGCCTTTGACGCGTTGGTCGACGCTCTGTGGGTCGACGACGGCAGCGTCGTCGAGGACCTCATGGAGGAGCGCATGATAGGCGCCGACGACGTATTTGCCTATGGCCCGGCGGTGCCCTACCAGACGGCCATGCCCGGCGTCCTCTACAGAGGTGCACGCGGCCAGAGGCTGGCCGGCGGCGGGCGGTTGCCGGTGGGTCTTGCGCGCCCGCCGCCCCCGACGCCGTTGGGCCAGGCTGTCGCCATGGGCGCCATAGACGCCGTCGATGCGCTCATCCGCGACGGGGCCCACCCGTGGCCCACCCCCGAGGCCCTCATCAACGTGGCGCTGGCGACGCTGCCGGCCGCGGCGATCGAACCCGACGCGCCGACGCCTTTTGCGGGTCGGTCGATCGACGCCGTGCCCGTGGTGCTGCGTCTCCTCGACGCCTTTCCGCCGTCGCCCGCGCCCGACCCGTGGGACCTCAATCCGCTGACGACGTTGCGCATGGCGCTGGCCGCACAGCACCTCGCGGATGAGGCCGAAGGCGTCCGCGAGGCCGACGAGGGCGCCGCACGAGCACGCCGTCAGGGCGCCGCCCTCTTGGGACCCTTGCTCGCTCGCTATTCGCCAGGCGCACTGGCAGCGCCTGCCGCGGTGCCGGGTGCGCCCGTCACGCTGGCCGACGTGCGCACCGGCGTACCTCGATCATCGGCCGCCTATGACGCGTGGCGTGTGGGTCGCGCGGCGCTGACAGAGCGCGACGCGCTCGCGGCCGACCTCCAGGCCGTCGGGCAGCGCGTGGGCTTTGCCGTGCCCCGTTCGGCCTTGCAGTTGCGCGCCCTTTTAGAGGACATCGCGCACGCCTATGACGACAGCCAACGTCGTCTCCATGGGCAAAACCAACAACACGCCAGAGATGGTAATGACAAGGACGGGCGCGTCAATGGAGGGTCAGGCGCGAGCCCGCCAACGCGACCCTCGCCGTGGCTGTCGGTGGCGAGCATGATGCCGCGCGACCTGGACGTCTTGCTCACCAGCCGGCGGCCGCGCAACATCGACCCGGATGAGATGGCGAGAGACGCGGCGGGGCGCCTGCGCATGCTGTACGCCGCCAACGGATGCGCCGACTATGTGGGCTGTGCGTCGCTTCTGGTCGAGGCCATCGGCCGCGACAATGCACAAGAGGCCATGCGCCTGGTGGCGTTCACGCGCGGCCTGGCGCCCGATGCTGTCCTCGACGGTCAGCGGCTGCGCACGGCCGGGAACCCGGTCGTTATGGCCCGATGGTTGGCGCCCGGCCTGCCGCCCTCCATGCCCGTGAGCGTGGCCGAAGCCGCCGGCCAGGTTTCGGCGGGCGACGTGTTTACGACGCCGCTGGCCATGGCTGTGTCGGTCGGCTCTGCGCGGGCGATGCGCGCGCTCATCGACGCCGGCGCACGCCCGTGGCCCACGACCGAGACCGTTCTCGCACCGGCGCTGGCGCACGCGCTCGCAACCGACATCGAGGTGCTCACCGAGGAGGGAGGCGCTTTGGGCCTGGCCGACCGGCTGCACTTTGCCGATGGCACCGACGACGATGACAATGTCGACGCTGCGCATGTGACCCGACGGCCTTTTGACGCGGCAGCCGTCGTCAAACAACTGGCAGAGGCCTTTCCGCGCAGCAGGCCTCTCGGTCCATGGGACCTCAATCCGCTGACCGTCGCTCGTGCGCACGCCATCCGCGCGGCGGGCCGCATCAAAGACGGCCGCGCGCAGAGACAGGTCCACGTCGCCCGGCTGTTGCGCGTGCTGTCGGCGCTAATCGACGCCGGGTACAGTCCGCACGAGTCCACGGCGGGACCCATGATGCGCGCGCCCTACACGCCATCGCGCGCGGCGGCACCCACCGAGGTGGACGCTGCAGTGTGGACGGCAGCGCGCCTCCCCGCGCGCACGCTGGCCAATGCCCTGGCGACCGCCTCTGTCGGCCTCTATGCGGCGCGACAGGCGTGGGCCGACGCGCGTGATCGCCCGGCGGTCGTGGCGAGGTCTGTCGCTGTGGGCGACGGCACCGACTCGGGTCCGTGGGTGCTCGTCGGCGATGAATCGGCATGGCAAATCGATGATGACGATGATGACGTTGATGATGATGACAAAGTTGTTACCAGTGCAAATTATGGCGGTGGCCGGCAAGAGACGCCAGACAATAGACGAGATTTTGGCGTTGGTGAGGTTGCCGCCAGCGGCGGCTCTTTTGGCGACGCGCTGCGCATCCGAACCGGCAACCGCATGTACGACGCCGACGCGACGAGGTCGCCGCTGGGCGGGCGCCTGCGAGCGACGGGCGTGCTCGTGAGGTCCAACCCCAGGGCCGACGCCGCGTGACCGACCCACGTCACGCGGCGCCACCACAAGCCACGCGACACCTGGACAAGAGACGTCCGCCCCCGCCACGCCCGACCGCCGGTATCGAAAAGAGAGAAAAAGCAGGGTTTTGCAAAGAAAAAAGAGAGCAAAAACAACAGGCACCGACGGAAACACAACAAACATCTATCTTTTTTTCTGAAAAAAAAAGCAAAAGGACCCGACAACGAATGGAAGAGGGCAAGAGACAGACGCGCGAGTGCGAGCGTCATCCGAACCGATCGCGCATCATCAAGCAGCGACAGGCGCCCTCGGCCGACCTCACTGCCGAATCGGTGCCCAAACACTGCCGCCTGCGTGATCGCCAGCGCAATGCCAAGGTCAAGAAAAACAACAACAACAACAACAAAAAGGACAATGACAACATCAACAGAAACAGGGGTGATGACGGGACACCGTGCGCGGATGATACAAGCGCGGATCGACAGTGCCGTGTGCCGCCGGCACCGCGCTTTGCGCGACACGACACGGCAACGTATGGCTTTGCGCAGACCGTCAGGCACGACGACATTGTATGGGTGAGCGGCACGGTGGCCAACGACGAGCGCGGACGGTTGGTTGAGGGTGACATCCGCGCCCAGACCCGCCAGGTGTTTGACAATCTCGACGCGTCGCTACGAAACGCCGGATGCCGTGGCCTAGAGGACATTGTGCAGTTGGACGCCGCCATCGTCGACGCACCGCGCAACGCACCGGGCTTTGTGTCGGTGCGTTCAAAGCGCATGCCCGCCGGAACCTACACGAGCATGGCGACGGGCGTCGCGGCCCTCTTGGTGCCGGGCGCGCTTGTCGAGATGCGCTGCGTGGCAGTCGCCAGCCGCAAGTGAACCGCCGCGCGTCCCCTTTCCCCTTTTTTTGGCATTTCGGTCTCGCCTCTTTCGTGGCTTGTTGCCGTAGAAAAAATGAAAAAAAAAAAGAGAAAATGCTTTCGGTCGTGCGTCTGCGGCACCGCCACACGCTCGCCACGACGAGGAATGTGTTGGGGGAAAACGAAAAAATTACGAAAAAAAGGTCCTATAGGCGACGCAAACGGGTACAGTGCAACAACCGGGCAGACGGGGACGGGAACACTAAAATGCCCCGTCTTTTTTTTTTGCCTTTCACCAAATGGCACGGCGACGCCGACATTTTTTAGGCGCGGGGTCGAGGCGCGCCATAGTCGAAAAAAAAAAGAAAACACAGGGCAACCACAGCGGGCGCGAAAAAAAAGAATGCACCGGGCAACTCGCTCGGGTCGCAAGGCATCTACTTGTTTGCGTGCAAAGGGCGACCGACGTCCCAAAAACGCGTCGTCTCATTGGCCGAAATAAAACAACACAAAAAAATACAAGAATAAAAAAAGAAACGAAAAACACGGGCACAGCAGACGACGGGCGAGAATCGATACGGACGGGCGGGTGGCGCGTGCGTGCGCAAGCCAAGAGCGCAAAAAAAAAAGTATACGCCACGCCCACGGCACAGAGCCAGCGAGGCGATGACGACCGTCAAGAAGAACAACGAGACCGACAGGGTGCTGCGCCATGGTCCGATCGTCCGGGCCGACGTCGAGCCCCTATCGGTGCGGCTATGGCGCCAAGCCACTGCAGGCGCGACTAGGTGCGATGACGATGTCGCGCGACCCGATGTCGAGGTCCTTCTCGGCGACGGCTCTGTGCTCCGACTCCACAAATGCCTTTTGGCGCGCGTGTCGCCCTACTTTGAAGCCGCATTGCGCTTTCGCGCCAACAACGCTATGGAGTCGGGCCCAGAGGTCGCAACGATCGACTGCCGCGATTCGGATGTGACCATCACGCGGTTCCTCATCAAAGAGGCCTATTGCGGCACGGCGCCTGTCGACTATGAGTGCTCGGTCGACCAGTATGTGACCACAGTGCGCACCTACAAGCGGTACCTTGTGCCGGTGCCCCAAAATGTGCACATCGTAAAGATGCCCCGGCGGTTCAAGATCGGCTCGTATCCGGGACTGCTGCACGCACAAGATCCCGTCTGCACGTATCGTCTACGTTGCCCCGACGAGATGGCGGCGGCCGTGCGCGACATCAACGCCGTCATCGGCGTGCCCGTCGTGCGCTCCCTCTCGTGGCGCTGGTGCAATTATTATGCGCCCAACAGCGAGGCCGACTATAATGATCTCGTCGTCACCATGAACGGCATCGACTACAACACCGGACGGCACTACACATCCAGTCCCGCAACGGTATCGATCGATCGCGCCATCGAGTATATCATCGCGTGCTGTCTTGATGAGGACGCTGACGTAGAAGAGGCCAAGGATGCTGGCGACGACAGTGGCAAGGGCGACAACAGAGACCAAAAGACCGGCGAGTGACCTTTGTGTTTTTTTTCGAGGCATTGGCACCCATAAATTTACGTGCACCTAGAGACAGGGTCGACTTTCTGCGCCACCACACAACCTTTTTTTTTCCAAAATCAGTCGTCACGCTAATCGTGCAGAAAAGCGCCGATTTGAGGAAAGGGGGCGGTAATGATGGTCCCTTGCCATCGGGCCTGTGGTTTCTTTTTTTATTTTTCTCTTTTTTTTTCGCGGCTCGGAAAAAACTCGTGCCGGCCCAACAGAAATGGGATGGGGGAAACAATAGTAGGGGCGCAACGCCGAAAGAGCGGCGTGCGTGCATGGCGCCTGCGGCTAGTCGACAATGACAAACTTGGTCCAGTCGCCGTCGACGGCGTCGAGCGCCGACCAGACGGCGCGCGGGATAGAGACAAAGATCGGGTGCGGGCAGCCGTCGTCTGTCGTGATGTCGATCCGCTTGAGCGCGGTAAAGGCCGAGAGACCCGCCAGGCGATAGGCGTTGGCCGCGTGGTCGGCGTAGACGGCCGCCGCCGTGCCGTCGGGGATCATGTCGTACTTGTCCAAGAGGGACGCGTTGGCGATCGGCCTCTTGTGGCTAAAACCGATCATGAGCGCGGTGACTGCGGTCGGTTCGGCGATCGACGCCAGCGCCGCGTCGAGGTCGGCCTGCGAGGCCACGGGAAGCCGGTCCCCACTCGGCACGACGGTCGTGTTGGGGTCCGGCGGCGAGCCGGTCGTGGGCTCCAACCTGCGGCAGATGTCTTCGATGCGCGCCTTGCGCTCGTTGTGGGCACTCGCCAAAGCCGCGTCGCCCTCTGCAGTGTCGGCGGGCACGACAGCCGGCGGCATGACCTCGGCGCCGCTCTTGTTATCGGTTTGGTCGCCAGACGGGATGGGAAAAGTTACAGCCGTGGCCATGCCGGTGGTTGTCGTGTCGTTGGAATCCGTCGTGCTCGTCGCCTGACCCATAGGGTTGCTTGTGGGGTCGAGGTGCCTTTTCTGCAAGTATCTCTCTGGGGCGCGGCCTTGGCCTTTTTATCGTGCCGCTGCCACGCACAGCGCGCCTTTTTTTTTGATTGGTCCTCTCTGTATCGGCCCGTTCTTTTGTCTTTGATTACCAGAGAGGCTGCGTCTCGTTTTTTGTTTGTGTCGTGTGGCGACTGGCGCGTCGCGCCGGCAGCCCGCACTCTTGATTCCGCGCCGACAAAAAAAATCGATAAAAGACGACGCACCAGATGAAATCGAATTCGTGATGAAAAAGGGCAAGCGTGCCTTGGTCGGGTGCGGCGGCGCCGGCGGTTGCCTAGGCGAGCGGGCGTGCGCACGCATACTATACTAGACAGAAAAAAAAAGGACAATATCGAAACGACGTCATCGCAGGCGCGGCTCGTTGACCGTCTGGTCGCGCCCGCGGTGTCCGCTGCGTCCCCCCCCGCGATGCTCGTAGGGCCGCTTCTATTGCTCTCTTTTTTTTAACCGACTATTTTTGGCGCACGACGACAGACGCGCGCTCTATCGAGAAAAAGGAGGGACAATGGCCTCGATGGCCATGGAAATAATGGCGATCGCCGACCAATCGTACGAGATGGTCGACTTGGCCGAACCTCTAGATACAGTGCCGCCCCACGACGTCGACCCTCGCGCCGCGAGCCCTCTTGTTGAGGACCACCAGGTTGGGTCGGGCCTTGCGCGCAGTGTGCCGCGGCGTCGGTCCCTGATCCCGCCGTGGGTGGTGGGCCTGGCGGTCATTGTCGTGTTGCCCGCCGCCGTTGCCCTGGCCATCTTTCTCCCGTGGCACGTCGTTGGTGTGCAGCCCCATCAGGACCTCGTGGACCGCATGAGGCCCGTCGCGTGTGTGATCGTCTCGACGCGCATCCTCGACACCAAGCCGGTCGCCGGCGGGATGATGCTCTTGTACCTGCCCGGCCTCGCTGTGCGATTTACACCCGTGCGCGATGGCCACGACAAGCGCAATCGCAGCGTCGGTGGGAATGGCCCTCAGAGTGGGTCGCACAATGATTCTCCTGGGGTGGTGCGCGAGTCCTACCAAGTCGACGCCGTGGCGCTGCCGCGGCTCTTGCGCACCCAGTCGTGGATGGGCAGGGACGTCATCGACGACTACTTTGCCCGTCACCCGATCAACGGCACGTCGACGTGCTACTGTGACCCCCACGACCCGGCCAGCAGGGTCGTCATGCGCAACGGCATCGATGGCCTGGACACTCGCGCGGGCTACTGCGTCGGCGCCTCTGTGCTGGCCTATGTGGTCACGCTCGCCGTGACGATCTTTGTCGCGGGACCTCACCTCTGTTACTAGTCGGGCGCGCCATCACGCACGCGCGAACGGTTGGCCTTTTTGTTTTTTGCCTGTTGTCTTTTTTTTTTTGCCTTCCGACATGCAATGTCGCCGCCCAGCCCGTCTGTGGGCGGCTGCCGGCCGGCGGGCGTGAGTGCGAAAACTGTCCCGCGTGCATCAAAGCAAACCCGTAGGTTCCATCTCTCGGTGGCAGGTGTTCCTCTTTCTTTGCGCTCTTTGTCCCGTCGTCGTCATCGGGGAGTTGCAAAACCTCCTCTGCGTAGGCAAGAGCAAGAGGAAAAGAAGGCGGCAGGGGAGAACCGCACGCGTACAGAGCACAAAGACGATGGTTGGCGACCCAGACGCCGACAGCGCCACACAGGGCGCCACCAACGATGACGACAACAAGGCACTCTTGCCGCGGCTCCCGCCCGAGGTGTGGGCCTGTATTGTCGAGGCGAGTGACCGCCGCGCGGCGGCCGCACTGGCAGCCACGTGTACCGCGCTGTGGGACATTGTGTCGGAACGGGCGCGCGCCACCGTCCGAGATGCGCGCGCGGCTATGAACACGATGACCGACGAATGGGAGCGCCACACGGCCCACTGGGACGACGTGTGGATGCACAGTGACACGCGGGGGCGGTGCTACGCATGCGCATCCCAGAATCGAATCGGCGGCGCGAACGCCTCGCGTTGGCGTTCGCGCCGCCGATGGATCAGCGACTGCGGCACGCCCGACGACCCGACGGCGACCGACCTGTGCGACGCGTGCGCGCTGGCGATCGCGCGCGACATTGGCGCCTGGCCCATGCGCCGCGTGGACCTCGACGCGCCCCACGTGTGGTCGGTCGGGCGCACCATCTGCGACGTGCTCGACGTGCTCCCGTCGGGCCCCATCGCAGAGGACCGCTTTGTCGTGCCGCCAGCCGCTACGTACATGGTCGACCCGAGCGCGCCCGAAAAGGTCGCGCAGTGGACGCCGGGCGAGGTCGAGGTCGGCTTTGCCGGTCTGCGACCGTCGCGCATGCCCAGCGTGCGCGCCTGGCTGCCGCTCACGGCCGCTGCGTGTTCTGCGCACGTGTGCATGATCTGCGTGTGCTGCGACAGCGACAGCCCGCTGTGGGGCGTCGTCGCCGCTGTCCAGTGGTGGCCGCGCGCCTCGTTCATCGGGTGGACGCGCGTGGCCGACTCGATCGAGCAGGCCGCTGCGCGCCGTCGCCACGCGCGCGGTCGGCACCGCCGCGGTTCAACCCTGCGCGCCGATGTGGGCGTGCCGCGCGTCGGCCTCGTCGAGGCCCTCTTGGCCGAGGCCGCCTGCACGACGCGCCCGCCTCACGGCGCGTGAAAGCAAAAAAAAAAAGAAAAGTACCGGCGAGCAACAAAAAAACTGTGGGGCCGCCACAGCATGCGCACCTCCGGGCACCCACACACGCAGCACAAGAGGCGAGGCCTGGCGAGATCTCTCTCTGGCGCGGCTGCTCTTCTGGCTTGGCGGCGGTGCCGCACGGGAGCGCGCTCATTTGCGTCTTTCTTGGACGAGTTTTGCCTGCGCGACACGGCGTGTGGGTAGGCGTGGCGACCAAAGCGTCTCCGTCCATAGACAACCGGACCGCCAACTCTTTCTCTTTTTTCTTGCCCTCTTTTGTCCCAGCCTCTCGCGCTCCCCCCGCCCCGACATGACTTCATTTGACCTCGCCACCTTTGAAGCGGCCTTTCCCCCGACGGGCGTCGTGCCTGGCATGGGCGCTGGTGCTTATGGCGCTGGTGCGCCCACCGCGCCGCCCGGAGTCGACCAGCACATCACGGTGCTCAATATGTCGGGCAAGCGCGCCACGGGCCTGTGGACCACCGAACAGGAGCGATCGCACTTTACCATCGAGCCCGGCCACATCCTCAACATCCACCGCAGCGGCGTGTCGCCTGTGCGCACCATCGAGATCTCGACCGGCGGTGCGCAGCCCGTGTACTCGAACACGCGCGTGATGCCGGGGTCGACCATCGCGATCGTCCTCAACGAGGACGGCGGCTACAGTCCGCTTGCGCCCATCGGTGGCGGTGGCGGCGACGACCGCGACAATGGTCACGCAACGCGCGCCACGGGCACAAGCACGGCCGGCTACGGTGCCACCTACATACCGGGACCGCCCGCCAACGGCGGCGGCGGCGGCTATCTGCCTCCGGACAATGGCGGTGGCAACGGCGGCGGCAACGGACCTCGCTTTACCGGCAACAACAACAACGGCAGGACGGGGCCGCTGAGTGCCGCCTACCGGGCGCTCACAAATGGCACTGCCATGTCCTACTCGCCTTTTGGATGGCGCGTGTGAGCGCGTCGGCGTCGCGCGGACCTCCCCCCCCCCATCCGCTGCGTTGGTCGTGCCTTTTTGTCGCAGCAATCTTTTTTCGAGTGCGGCGGGCTCATTATTGATTTTCAGCCCACCTACAAAAAAAAGAATAGGATGTTAAAATCGACCCATCGGTTTTATTGTGCCGCCAAACCGCTGGCTGTTCTTTTTGTTTCCGCGAGAGATGGCATGTTGCCGCTCGCGGGGGGCACCAGAAACCGGTCGCTTTGTCGCACGCTCGCCCCCAAGCCCTCCCGCGGCAATTGACGTCGCCCCGACAAGAGCGTCCCCTTGTGGACCACATTTCATTTTGGACGGGCGAATTCGGTTGCCTATATGTGCGTCCAATCTCGACCCGCCCCAGACTGACCAATCCGATAAAGTTTTTGGCCCGTGGTCGCAGTCTGCTCGGGCCCCATAAAAAAAAGAGACGGTCAACGGCGACGGCATCAGCCGGGACGACACAAAAATATCGACGACGCCTGTGGCGATCAAAAATGCGCGCGGGCCCTGGTCGACGCCCAGACAGAAAAATGAAAAAAAAAGAAAAAAGTGTGATGGGTCGCGCTTGGAAAAGAAAAAAAGGAAAATGTTTATTGTGCAGTCGCGTGTTTACAAAAAAAAGGGACGTCTTCTCTGGCAAGGAAAGCCTTTGCGACAGGCGCCACAGCACGCAGGCGGCCGCCATTTTTCTTTTTTTTTGCCGCACTTTTGGCGTCGGTGCGCACGCTCTCTGGGCGCCTGCCATCGCCGGCCCCCTGTTGCGCCGTCTTTCCTTTTCTCGCCCGAGCAACGTGCAGAGGCCCGCCGCCTTGCCTTTTTTTATTTGGTTGCGGTATCTAAAGAGACAAGAGACCGTGTATATTCCCTTTTTTTTCCGTTGGTGCCCTGGCGCGTATACAAGAGGCACGGTCGCGCATGGATGACGCAGTCGGATTTCCTACAGACGATACAGCGTCGTCGCCCGCGAGTGCGTCGCCCGCGCTGCCGCCCGAGATCTGGGATCACGTCGTGGGCATGTGCGATCGGCGCGCGATGGCGGCATTGGGCGCCGCATGCGTCGACTTGCGCGCCCTGGCCATGCGCCGCGTCACCGCCGTGTGGAGGGCCGCGCGCGCGGCCATGGACGACGCCGTCGACCGTTGGGAGCGCAGGTCGGCGTCGTGGGACGCGCTGTGGGTCGATCCGCTGGTGGCCTGGTGCGACGCGTGCGGCTATTTGGAACGGCGGCGCGTGCGCCAGTGGATCTGCGACGACGGACTGCCGGGCGATGCACGCGCGCGCAACGTGTGCGACGCGTGCGTGCTGCGCACCATGTTCACCGTGGCCGATGGCGATCGGACGGCGTGGCCCATGCGACGCGTGGAATTGGCGCGACCACATGTGTGGTCGACCGACTGTTATGGCGGTGTCGTCGACGTGCTCTCGTCCGAGGCTGTGCCGGGGCGCCGCTTTGTCGTGCCGCCGGCCGCCGTGCACCTCATCGACCCGCTGGCGCCGTCGACCATCGCGAGGTGGGCGCGCCAGGAGCACGTCGAGGTGCTCTTTCGCGGTGGCCTCGCGCCCGCCCGATTGCCCAGCGTGCGCGCCTGGCTGCCCCTGGCCGGCGCACAGCATGTGGTGCTGTGCGACGACGGGGCGGTGCGCTACGACATCATGCGACTGGCGCTCGTGTGCTGCGACGCGGCCAGCGCCATGTGGGGCGCCGTGCTCCTCGTCGACCACACCATGTCGGAGCGCACGGCCGTGTGGGCGCTCGCCGGCGAATCGGTCGACGGCCTCTTGCGTCGCTATCGCGATCGCCCCGCAGACGATGCCCGTCTGGGTCTCGTCGCATGGCTCTACCGCAGCGTCGCCCGCGGCTGACCTCTCGCGTCTCTTTTTTCTTTTTCTTTTCTTTTTTTCGTTTTTTTATTTCTCTTTACCGCCGGATGGGTCTCTGTGCTCGATGTGCGATCGTTGCGGGCGGCGAGGTCGACGTGCAAGAGCGTCAGATTCAATACACAAAAAAAAAGAAGACATGCCACGTCATCTGCGCTCTCTTGGATTTTTTCGTGGCAAAAATGGGGGCGGGCGAAGAACCGACGACCATGTGCTCTGCCTGCGGCGCGCTTCTCTCGCCTCTTTCCACAGACGCCGCCATACGGGGCACCAGCGGCGTCTGGCGTCTATCCTCTGGGCTGCCCCATCGTGGCAATCGCATATGGACGACGATTGGGGCAAAGACGGCGACCTTCCCATTGCGTACCCTGTCCATTAAAAAACAGACTTTTTTGCGCACGATGGGCGAGAGAGATGCCGCATGCGACCACGCCAGCGCAAGACCAGAAACCGCACCGCCAACGACAAAAAAAAGAAAAAAAAGAATACATTCGAAATAGAGAAACATTATGTTTCTTTCTTGCGTGTGCAGGCACGAAGAGGGACATTTTCTAGACATGCTAGGGACGCGATGACGGCCCGGGGCGGTTTGGTGCGCGCCCGCTGCCCGCTACAAATCCATTCATCCAGATGCCGCTGTAGGGGCGTGCATGGCTGGCAATCGTGAGGACGCCGGGACCGTACCGCTCGCCGTCCTTCCATTGGCCTCGGTGGCACCAGATATCACCGTCGGACCAGCGTCCGCGGCCCGAACCGTCGGCCAAGAGGGTCCACCGTCCGCGACCATAGGTGCGCGCCCCGTGGCCGTCAAAGAGATCGCGCCTCCAGCGGCCCTCCATGGCCACCTTGTATTCCAGGCACACGTTGATGCCGTCGCCCTCGCGCTGTCCGCCGCGCCAAAACCCCTCGTGCCATTTGAGCAGCGCCCAAGGCGCCGGCCAGCGGCACTGTGTTGGGTTCGTCGCGTTCTCCCTCGGGGCAAAAGCGGGAGGTCGCATATGGACCATGGCGCCGTATCCGTCGGGCAGACCGCGCGCGTCGACGTCGCCTACATAGAAACGATATGGCCCATAGTCGGCGCGACCCACAGACGGCTTGCCCCGTGTGGGCTCTTTCGATGCTGCCGCCAACAGCCACGCCCAGTCCTTGTCTGCGCGCGCACGCGCCCCCGCTAGGAAAACGGGCACACCGGGACCGCACGCGGCCACATAAGCGCGCCGGCAGGCGGCTTCACGGGCCTCGTCCACGCCGTCGTCTTGCGTCTCGGGAAAAAGCGAGCAGTCGTCATCGCTGTCACTGATGTCTTGGTCGTCGTCGCCATCGTCGTCGTCGTCGTCGTCAATGACGACAATGTCGTCGGCGCTGGCGTCGGCACCGCCGTCGCAACGTCCATCGGTTTCACTCTTGATGGCGTCCTCTTGCTGATCGACCGCTGCCACCAAGACGTCAATTCGAGGTCGGTCTGTGCCCGGCGATACGCCATGCGGGGGCGTGTCGATCCATTCAGTGGCTGCGTCGGTCTGCATGTGCTGTCGTCGATGGGGTCGCCGTTGTTGTCGGCGCGTAAATTCGGGTTGGGCGGACGACCAAAAGTAAAAAAAAACCACAGGTAGATCGGCCACAGAAAAAAAAAGGGGTGGCAACGACAAGACCGACCGACGGCCACAGGTTTCCAGCGACCCGCCGCCCGATCCGACAAGAAAACGGAAAATGAAAAAAAAAAAGTAAAAACGGGACGCTCTCGCAAAAAAGGGGGCGACGATTGGGTCGTTTTCCTCTAGTCTCGACGGGGGCGCCAACAGCAGCGCGCGCATGGGCAGCGTGTGCGTAGTCGTCCTTTGAGGGCCCGTCGCTCTGCCATCCCGGGCCGCGTATGCTCATTTTCAAAAAAAAAAGAAAAACAAAGCGACGGCATGGGACAAAAAAATAGTTTTTTTAATAGAGAGGCAAAAAAGTTCTCGGGCGCGCACAGCAAGTGCAACCCCTTTGGATTCTTGGCAGAGAGCGCCATCAGCCAAAGTGGGGAAAGCCGGTCCATCGCGGCAGGACGGGCTGGCCGCGGGCGCTGGCTGCATTGCGTCGCGCCTCCCACGTCCACGGTGCCGGCGTGCGCCGTGCCGTGCACAGCCAGTCGACAAACCCCTCGCGCAGACTTGCGCCCGCGGTCGGCTTGTGAACGCTCTGGCGATAGACGGCGAGGGCTGCGGTGATATTGTCGGCCGCCGGCAGCCACGAGATGCACGGCCACCGGTCGGTGACAGACCTTACGGCCATGGCGGCACCCCACAGCGGACTCGACGCATCACAGCACACCAGCACATAGCGCGCGATCTGGCCTCGATGCGGCTGCCGGTGGCGACCCACGGTCATACCGATGGGCAACCACGCGCGCAGGTTGCCCATAGTGGACACTGGCGCGTGATAGATGCGCACGAGCGGTGCCGGCCCGGCGCTGCCCCACCATGCATACCGGCTGCTGAGCGTCAGGTGCCGAAACGGGTCGTGGCACGGCGCGCCTTTTCCATTCTTGTCCAGCACAACCTCGCACTCGTTGCTTTCACAGTCGTCATCATCATCGTCGTCATCGCCAAAACCCTTGTTTTGATCGTGCCCATCGACGTCAAAGTCTTTGTTGATGTCGTCATCCTCCTCCTTGCCGTCGACGTCACCATCAACATCATCGGCGTGGCCGGTCGCATACCACGACGCGGCACACGCCGCAGACTGCCTTTTCACCCGCCCTATGGCGGTACTATTGTCGTCATCCGACTCGCCATCATCGCTGTCGTTATAGCCGAGGTCCGACTGCACCACGGTGCGCGGCACGACACCGAGTTTCGCGACCGCGTCGGCATCGTAAGCGCTGTTGTCATTGTAGGCCTCGTGGTCATAATAGTTGATCACGCCCGACGGACCGTACTCGGCATCCAGCAGACGTCTGGCGCGACAAATGTCCCGAGTCAGGTGCGCGGCAGCGTCTGCGTCGATCCAGGCGTCCATGCCAGCGGGAACACGCAACCCGTCGACGACGGGCGGTGTGCGCGCATACGAGGTCGGACTGTTACAGTGGCGGTTTGCCCAGACATGTGGCGCGCCCAGGCGGATGCGCGACATGGGCCACCTCGTGTGGTCTGGGTCGTCGAGGGTGATCGACACCCCGCGAGCACACGTGTCGCACACAAAGTCGGTGGTGCCGTCGGGCAACTTGCAGTGGAGCGACCAGTCGGGCGTGTGCGTACAATGCGCAAATGCCGGCGAGTCGACATTAAAAACAGGGCCGCGCACGCAACGACGACCGACAAATCCACCCGCGAGGTATGGGCCTGCGTCGTCGTCGTCGACGTCGCTACCGGCGTCGCCGCTGTCTTGGGCGTCGTCGCTGTCGCCGGCGTCGTAAACGTCATAGGCATAGTCCCCCTCGTCATCACTACTGGCGTCGTGGTGACTGTCCTCGGCGCCATTCTGGTCGCCGTTGCTGCCGTCGGCGGCGTCACATGATTTCGCGGCACAAATGCGCCTGCGATCAGCAAGACGGAGCGCGACCCCCTTATCGTCACAGTCGACGGCGATTCTTTGCCACTCATCGACAAAGGCATCTATCGACGCCCATGCTGCGAGGCGGGCTACGCGCATGTGGCGCTCGGCGGTGTCTTTGCACGTGACGTGCATACGTGAGCATGTCGCGCCCAGGCCGACCATATCCTTTGGTCGTCCGAGCCAGGCGACGACGATGGCCAAGACCTCGGTCGGGAGGTCCAGGAGCGACGGCGCGCATGCCAGAGCCGCCATGAATGCGGTATCTTGTGGTGTCTTGTGATTCCAGAGACCTCGTGCCGCGCGGTCCACGCGCCGCACGCTGCCTCCTTGTCGCTTTTTTTTCTCGCACAGACCCACTTTGCATGGGGATTGGAGTCGTTGTCGCCGCCGCCATTTTCGCGTTGTGCCGTCTGATTTTTCGCATCGCTGCGGCCGGCGACCGAGACCCACAGAGACACGGCCGCTGGCGCCATCACATCCCCGCCGAGACAAATCTCTGGCTCCTTTTTCTTTGTCTCTATTTATCGTCGTCATTTTACCGTGGCCAATGGCGCAGTATGGGTTGTCGGCCGACAACGGGAAGAAAAAAAAGGCATCGCACTTTGGGCCAAAGAATACGGCACTGTCGCGCGTCCGACCACCAAGCAACACCGAGCACACCAGCAAACCTTCGGAACAACAAGAGAGACAGAGACGCAGAGAAGAAGACTACGGAATGGACGCCACAGGAAAAGAAGCCAAGACCAAAAAGCCACACGAGGTGACGGGACCCGACGGCACCACCTGGCACGCCCTACCCGACTCGGACGAGGCCTGGGCGCAACTTGTCGCTCGCCACGCAATCGATGCCAACTCGCAGGGCGACATGCCACGGTTTGCCTTTTGCCTCTTGAACAGTGGGCTGACCCATGACCAGGGGCCCGTTCGTGGCCTTGTGGACAGCGAATGCGCCTCGTGGCGCGTCACGGTCGATAAATTTGTCGAGGCTGCCGAGGGCGCGTGCCGGTCACGCAAGGCTCGCCCGACGTCGGACATCGAGTGCGTGCGCGACCTCACGCGCGCCGTATGGCCCGACGGAACGGCGGGTAATCGCCACCGCGGAGATACGCCGCCGGGCATTCAGGACGCGCAGGGCCGCTTTGCCAAATGGAAGAGAATTGCCCCGTCGAACCCGTCGGGCGCTGTCGCCGCGCGCTGCAACGTCTCGCTCCGAGGGGTTGAACACGACCCTTTGCTTGAGGACCGCCAGCGGCGCAAAGCGCTCGACTCGCTGCGGGCCCGCATCGACAGGTTGGCCCTGTGCCGCGCCACTAGCGGCATGTGCACGCACACGCTGCTGGGCCAGATGGTCGGCACACACTGCCACAACACGGACGCCGCCACCGAGTACATGGACATCTTTCGGGATGCGCGCGACGGCGGTTTGACCACCGCGCAGGCCTTTTGCATGGCCGACGTCGCCACCGAATAAGCGGCTCTGGTGTCTCCTCTCATGCACCAAAAATTTTTTTTACCTTTGCCATGGCCTCTCTTTTTGGACAAGAGGACGACGCACGGGCCACCAAAAAAGAAAGGCTGGACGGCGGCTTGGGTGGCCGCACATGATTTTTCTTTGGCTGTCAGCGCGTCGCGCATAATGGTCGCATGCGTGCCCAAAAAGGGTCGGCTTTCCGCCACTACGAGGACGGATCGCATTCACGAAATACTATTTTTTTCTTGTGCCAATGTCTATCGGCACTCGTAATCGTGTTCTTTTTTTTTTGCAGCGCGAGTCGGTTCTACAACCCGCATACTTTGGCCGACGCGCGCAAAAACTCGATCGACAGCAGCCTCTGGTTCATGTCGACCTCATAGATCACGCCGCCGATCGCGTCTGTCAGGCAGCCGCCCTCGGGTACGTGCCGGCTGTCGTGCGGGTCGACCAAGTGTACGGTGAGGATGTCAACCTCGGCGTCGTATTCGCAATGTAGGTTGGCAGTCGTCAGGGGCAACGTGCCCGGTGCACAGTTGGTGGACGCGTGGTCCACCGCCACCATGCAGATTCGCCCGCTGGCGTCTGTGGCCTGCGCGATCCACGGCGCGTCTTCTAGGGGTGCCACTGTGACGCCCGAGTCATCGGGCCGTGTGTCGCCACCGAAAAGCACATAGAGCACGTCATTGTCTGCGTCACTGACGCAGCGCACAGCGACGTCAGACATGTTTGTCGTCTTTTTTTTTTCGAGGCGGTTGTGCGGTCCTTGTCGTTGTCGTCGGTGTGCGCTGTGCTGTTGTTTTCGTTGTTGTTTTCGTCGGTCCTTTGGGGCTGCAGCGCGTTATCGTTCTTTTGGGTGAGACGGTAGAACCACACACACACACACCACTGTCGCACTGGCCACTGACCGCCGCCGTCACGCCAACACACAAAAGTATGGACTGACGAATTGTGCTCTGGAATGCAAGTCCACTGTCCAAGAGGAGGAGAGAAAAAGAGGAGCCGACAGTGTGCGGCTGGCTTGGGGGTCGGGGCGGATCGGTGTTGCACAACAACAATGAAATCTTGACCTCTTGTGCCATTGGGCGCGGTAGCCGCCTCCTTTTTTTTGTCGCCATCACGCCGCTGCGACATGTTGTTGCCGTAGCCCCTCTCTTATTTCGCGCCTCTCCCCCTGTTTCTCTGGTTTGCGTCCGTGTGCGCGGCAGACATAGAATGCAAAAAAGCGAGAGCGAAAAAAAAAGATTGCTAGTGCGCACAGGTCATTTTTCTATTTTATGCTAAAGGAAGAGAAAAAAAGAGGGACACCCTTGGGGGGGGGTGGCGGGCCCGCTCGACGTAGCGCGCATCAAAAACTCGGACGTGTAGGAGCGCGTCGCCAGGCGAGTGCCATCGCGTCAGGCTCTGGCGGCCACCGCGCGCGACATCACATCAACCCGACGGCGGCGCTGTTCTTCCGCCTCGACAACGACGAGCAAGCCGCAACAGCAAAAGACGACGACAGAGGCCACGGTCGCGAGCGCGATGCCCCACATGACGACGTGGCGCAGGGCGTCGCTCTCGTCGCTCATTGTCACAAAGTTGTGCTCTTCACGACTATAGTAGCACCGGGCGACAGTGCCGACGGTAAACCGGCCCAAGTAGGCGTCGCGCTCGGCAGCGACCATCCACGACTCATCCCTGCGGATGCGCGGGCGGGCGATGGCCTCGCGTGTAGTGGGCGCGCCGGAATCGTCCCCGCCGCCACGTTCAATGGTAAATCGCACACCCAGTCCCGGTATGTATTGGTTGCCCGTTCCGTCGTCTGCGGTCATGGTGCTGATGAGCACATGCGAGGTAATGTTGCACTCGGTGGGTACCATGCGCTCGACGGGCGCGAGCCGCGGGCGAACAAAGCCGAGATAAAAGAGCCCGAGTACCATCGCCATCGCTCCGACCGCAACAAGCAACCAAAAGGCCGCGCGCACGATACGGGCGCAAAGGCCCGTCGCAACATCGCGTGGTGGTCGATCCGTCGATTCGATGTCAAGGACACGTCCAAGGCCATTGTCGCTGTCGATTGGGTCGTCGGCCATAGAGTCGACCGAGTGCCGAGGATCATCGGCGTCGCCGCTGCCGATTCTTGCGGCGCGCGTCATGTCGACGAGTTCATACGCTGGGGCGCGCCCTGTTGCCGACCCGATTAGGCTCTTCATCCTCTGGTCTGGTGGCGTTGTTGTCGTCGTCGTCGCTGCGGCTCTTTGTGTGTTTTTTGGGCAAACAAAAGAGCATGAGCCCGCAAGGACAATGGACCAAAAGACAAGGAGGCGAACCAATCTGCGCCCGACAAACTCTTGACCCAATCGTAGTGTAGCATCACACAACCGCATCCTAGTGGTCGCCTCAAAAAAAAAGAGATTGTCTTTATTCCTCTGTAACAAAAAAGGCACATTGGGAATGGCGAAATAAAAACACAACGGCGGCTCGGCACTGGCAAGTCGCAACCGACTCTGGCCAACAGACCGCCGCCGGCGACAGATAGGATCTTTTGCGTGGTCAGGGCATTTTCCGAGTCGCCTTTTTTGGCGTGCGCGCCCGTCTCGCAAAACAAGTCGGCAAGGTTGGTGCGCCGACAGGGTTGGAGGCATCGCCTCTCCAACAATCGTACACGGGGTCGAGTTTGACGTGAAGATGATGTCGCTCGACGATGTGGGCGGGTCCAGTCGGTGGCGCCAGCGCGTGCATGGTCCACACGAGGACGTGGTCGTGATGGATGGGGATTGCCAATTTTTAACGCTCCCGCTTGCGGAGAAAAATGAGGATCTATTTTTTTATTTTTTCGTGGATAGGCGCCGCGTCGCGGCAATGACGTCTGTCGATTCGAGTCACCCGCGCACGAGGCGAGCGTCGTCGGGTTTGGGGATGGGGCCGGACCATGCGGGGAGAGCATGCGCCAAATCGGCCAGGACGCCAACGACAAGATCGTGGTTGGTCTCGGTGTCGCGGTCCAACAGGTCGATGCACAGGCGCAGCCACAGGTCGGCCGATGCCGCGTCGTCGTGGCGTACCTCGTCGACAATAGGCGCGCCTCTTGCGGCAATCTCGGCGTCGGTCAATGGGCGCCATTCGACCACGTTCAAGTTGTACCGCGGCGCCGACGGATCGCGTGCGCTGCCGCCATGCATGGCAAGGTCCATCGCAGTCATGCTCGGGTCGCCGCTCACGGCGCGCATGGCGTCGAGGGCCGCGTCGAAACCGCACTTTTTGAATAGGCCCATGCGCACGGGCGTCTGGCAGCGTACCGCCTCGACCTTGGCGGGCGTATAGGTTGGACCGCGAGGTTCGTCGAGCACCAGGGGCGACGTGAGTGCGCCCTTGTTGATGGCATCTGCCGCCGCCGTCAAGGCGTCGGCCGAGGCGCGCGGGACGACGAGCGAGAGGACCAAAAAAGTCTTGGCCGTCGAGGCATACGTGACTTGCGGGTCGACGCACCAGGGCGACAGGGAAAAGGTCAAAGCGTGCCGAGTGGCAAAGTGAAAGACGTCGGCCAGACGTAGGTGCGAACGCACAGAGGCCTTGCTCGTCAGGTCGACTCGCGCATCGAGATCCGCCAAGAGGTTGCTTATGACGCCGTTGCACTTGCATAAGCGGTCCCTGTCGCGGCGCGCCGCATCGACGAGGGCAAAAGATGCCTGGGGAGAGGCGTCCACCATTGTACCGGCAAAAATCAAGGACGAGAAAAAAAACGATCGGCGATTACTAAAAAAGTCGCCTGGGCCAAAGTGTGCGGTGAAAAAAAGGAGCGCAGCGCGCGGCAACAGGCGCCTGCCTAGTCGGCAGCGATGCCGCCGAGAACCGACCAATCCGCCGTGTTGCGCGCTCCGGCGCGCCCCTGAAAAAATGTGGCAGGACCCCCAAACATCCAAAGCAAGGCGTAATGTGACAACCGTCCGCCCTTTTGTTCGCCCGTCGTGGGTCTCGACCGCAGGGCCAAGGAAAGACGACCGGATGGAAAAAAAGACTACGTGCCATTGGGCGGCTGTGGACTCAATTTTTGGTTGCCGTGTGTCTTTTTTTGTTTGCCTTTCTTTATTCCGAAAAAAAATTGCGCCGGGCTCTTGGTGCTGCAACAAACTTGGAGCCGGACCGTCGAGCCGAAAAAAGACGCTATGTGCGCATGCATAAAAAAAAGGGAGGATATGGGGCCAAGGGGTCACGACCGCCAGCCGCGCCCGAGCGAGGCCATCGAGTCCAGCAAGAGACCCGCCGCCCCGCCAACGGCACCACCGATCGGTCCGCCCAGGTAGAGACCCACAAGGCCGCCAGCGACGACATGCCGGTAGTCGTTGGTAGGTGGAGGCGGCGGCCTCGTCGGTGGCGATGCCGAAAGTGCGGCAGAAGTTGTCGCGGTCGGTTGATGGATGCGCGCCAAAATGGGCGGCGGCGAGTCCGAGCGGAGCCGCACGGCGCGGGCGATGGCACCGCGCTCATCGCTGTCGCGTCTACCGCGTCGCCTCGATGAGGATGGCGATTTCGTGACGGGCGGGTCGCGGTCGTCGCGATAGTCGGCGTGGGTGAGTGCCGACTGGCCCGTGGCGGCCCACAGGGCAAAGTCCTCGCTGACGCGTGCGTCGTCGAGACCGTCGGGCACCTCCCACTCGGAGCCGACGCGCTCCAGCGCGCGCCTCACCCGGACCGCTGCAGGAAATTCGGACCGCGTGCGAAACCACTCGTCGGACGAGAGGGTCCGCCCGTCGGCAAAATCGCGCAGGGTCTGCTGCACAATGTCGTACCGCACGAGACTGCGTGAATGCGTTCCGCGCTGGCGCCGCTGCACGGCGTGCACCACCCACCCCTGGCCCACATAGACCCCCATGCGGGCCGAGCGCCGTGCCGTCGACGGCGCTCCACACGTCCTGCACGATATCACATCGCCTTCGGCGACGACCGACGACGACGGCGCACGGGACTTTTTGGTCGGGGCACGTGCGACAGTTGCGTCATATGATCGTCGGCTTTTGGGCTCTGTCCTGGCGCTCGACGCCACCATCGTCATCGTTGCCGGCTTTTGGCGTGCCGGTGTCTCGATGCTGTCATGGCTCTCGCTGTCACCGTCGTCATCATCATCACTGCCACTATCGTTGCTGTTGTCGTCAGATGCGGTCGCGGTACTTTTGCCATCATCATCATCATCATCTCGACCAGAATGTGTGGCGCGGGTCGCATTTGTGCGACGCCGGCTGTCAGAGCGCGCCCTGAAAGAGTCGTCCTCGTGACTGGCGTCGTCGGTATCCACGTCAGATTCGTCCGTATCGGCACGCGATCCGACGCAAGACTGTCTGGCGCCAACAACCGTGGCAGTCGTGGGCGTACGCAACGGCGACGCCAATGGCCGCAGGACCGCCGAGACCTCGGCACGCGGGCGCGTCAGACCGATTTCTCCGTCTATAGTCTCGCCACCGCTGCCGTCGTCTTCTTTTCCAGACAGATGCCTTGTCAAGGGAGTGGAGCGCACGGGTACGGCGGTCGACCGACCGCGCCGTTGACGGCGCAGGCGGTTCTTGGAGATGCCGGCCGGTGACGCACTGGCGTGACCATCGTCGTCGTCAACGGCCGCATGATCGTCAAAGACGGCCGCACCCAAGATGGGCATCGAGGCCGGCGGGCGCGGCGGCTCACCCCATCCCGACCATGCGGCGTCGGCCTCGCCAGCCTGCTGCGACAGGTTCATGTGGACGTGCGCTCGGCAATGGTCTTTGGGCTCTTGCCGGGCGATCCGTGCGCTCTCTTTTCGGCGACGGCCGTCCTGCCGACGGTTTTGGTCTCTTGCCTTTTTTCTTCCCTCCGACGCAAACTGCCGACGGGCAATGCCGGTCGGGCGGATGTCAATGATCAAAAGAGGCAAGGCTCAGCACCTTTCCTCCAGCGTGCCTCTTGTTTGGCGTCTGTGCGACAGAGGCGCGGCGAGCCACACGCGCACACCTTTTTTCTTTTTCGACCGACACCCCGTAGTGCCGCCCACCGGCAAAGAGTGAAAAAAAGGAAAAAAGGCATTTTGTGGAGACATCGTTTGTGATTGGACATGTGGGTTTTCTCAGCGACGACGCCACAGGATGGCGGCCTCGGTGGGCAAGAGTCAAAGGAGCCGCCCTGTGCCTGACAAAGCCACTGCCACCGAGCGCCGCAACCACAGCGCCCGAGCGAAACCATTTTTTATAAAAGGAGAGACAAAAAAAAAGAAAAACATGGCAGTGGTGCGATTCGGCAAGACCACGCCGCTGGGCCACGCCAAAGTGCCCGCCGCCGCCGCCGCGCCAGTGTCTTGGTCCTCGAATTTGCGCGAGCGTCGCTCATACATCGGGCGTCTGGGCCGCCTCCTCACCACGGCCGCACCGCGCACAGTCGCAAGGTCCCTCTGGGAGGCGGCTCACATTGGTCGTGTCGATCCTTTGACCGCGTGGCCGTCCCCTTGTACTCTCCAACCCATGGTATCCATCAATGCGACACGCGCGGACCGACCGCCTCTCGACAAGGTCTGGCAGGTCGCTACAAACTACACCGCGATATCGTGGCGCGACGACATTGAAGCCGTCCTCGCGTGGTTGGATGGACCCGGTCGCAAGGAGGTCTCTACTGGCCACTTTGCGCGCGCGAGGCTCTTGGACGGCCCGTCGACCCTTGTCGTCGAGATCGTGTGGCGGCACACCGTGTCGGGCGACGTGCTCTGCATCGATCTGGGTACCTTTTGCGACGCCGTGGACCGCGCCCATCGCCGAGACAGCGGCAATGCGACTCCTTTCGCGCTCGTCACACTCTTTTGGGTTGTGATCGTGGTCATGGTCGCCCCCGCCTTGGCTTGCGCAGTTACGCTTGCGTCTCTGCGCAACCTCCTGCTGCCTTTTTGTTGAAAAAGAAAAAATGAGTTTTCTTTTTTTTTACCGTGCACATGTTTTCCATGAACGTTTTTATCCAACCTTTTTTTTCGTGTGGCGGATGCGGGGTCCCGACGGTCCCGTGCGACAGACACATTGAGATCGAATTGCTCCGTGCGCCCGCGATTATGGTCTCATTCGTGCAATAGATTGGACCAAATTTGTGCCGGTCAGGCGGTCGCAGCCTGGCGGCCAAAAGGCAGTCCATCTCGCGCCAAGGCACGCCAATTTTTGGCGCCAGCCACAGACGACAACAAAAATTCGAGGCAACACGATTGGTTGCGGCAGAGGCTGTCTTTTTGTTGTCCCTGTTGCGCCTTTTTATGCTCTGATTTATCCTGGATTTTCGACACGTTAATGCCACGATTTATCCTGGATTTTATGTGGATATATCTTGGTTTTTTGCAACATTTGGCTGCTGTCCGTGTTGGCGACGGGGCGCGGCGCGGCTGCGGTAGGGTCCGCTTGTCGCGCCAACATTCTCGCGCCTCTCTACCAAACTCGATGTCGTCGCTGCAGTGTGTTGCCTGTGGCTCCCGCCTCCTCGTGCATGGCCAATCACCGTCGAGTCCTCGGACCGTTTCCCGTCTTTTTTCACATACATTTTCTACAAAAATTTCTCTCGCGGCGGGCGGGGGTGCGCTGCGCGGCCGCCGTGCGGCTCGCGTGGCGACGCCAAGAAAAGAAAAAAAAGGGGCCAAAAAATTTTCTTTAGTCCGCTTCGCGGTAATCGTCCGCTCGCCCTTTTTTTCGTCCTCTTTTTTCGCGCTGCCGCGGCGCGCATTTGTCCTTGCGGTCGGCGGCGGCTCGGGCTCTCTTGTTTTTTCGGCCTCCGTGCCCATGATTCCGCGGAGATCGCACTAATCGGCTCCGTGCAAAAGGGACACGTAAAAGATCGCAAAAGTCCATGCGGGGTGACGCCCCGTCTCTGTGCGTCCTTTATTGCTGGCGCGGCGCTCTCGCCGGCGACCGCCAACGGTTGCCGGCGAAAAACACACACGAGGATCAGAGGAAAAGAGAGGCGCCTACTCACTCGACGAGGTCCGTTGAAGCCTGGAGCGTCGCGAGTTGATGGGGCGCTATAAAGGCACGGTAGATGGCCGGCGTGGCTTCCATGCGCTCCAACAGGTTCGCAAAGACCACAAGCATCCCGCGCGTGTGGCACCACAGGTTGTCGGTACCCCAACAGTGACGCACTATGAGCCGGTGGTCGGCGGCCATGTTCCCGGTCGACGGCAGGACGGTCTCGTGGGACAGGCGCTGGTCGCCCATCTTGATCAGGGCATGCGCGAGGCGCTGTCCAGAGACGCAAAAGCCAGCGTCGAGCAAGGGGGCCTGCGACGACCCTGGGGCGTCTGGCAGCGTCGTGAGATCATCGGCGCACGCGGTGAGCCATGTGCGATGGTCGTCGTCGGCAAGTTGGAGGTCCATCCAGTCGTTGTTGTAATGGGCGGCGCTTACGATGCGCAATCGTAACGGAGCGCGGCGCACAGAGCGCATAGCAGACACCACACGATCGATGTTTTCTGGCGTCGGTAGTTTGTGCGCCGGCACGACATCGAGCGTGTCAAAGTGGTGTGGTCGATCGGAGCGCAACAGCCTCAGCGATTCGTACGAGGACGTAAAGCGATCATAATAGACCATAATGTCGACTCCGAGAATCGTGGCATCGCCGCTTCTACGTTCCACTTTCGTGCGCTCGTCCCACGCGGCGACGTTGTCTCTCATGAGAGACTCGCACTGGGCGACAAGGATCGCCAGGGTCTCTCTATTATAGGCGTACTCCTGGGCTGCGAGTATGTCGAGGTCGCATCGGCGATCGAGGCCGGTGCACGCCGAGAGGGCGGCGGCCAGCGGCGATGGACGCGGCGCGCGAGGAGGTGGCAGTGCGATGGCGACGCTCATGGCGGTTTGCGCAAAGAGGAATGTGGGGCGACAAGAGGAGAGCCCCACGCGGCAAGTTTTCTCCCTCTTCTCTTTTTTTTTGGTTTCGTCACGGGTTTGTCCCGTCGGCATCGCGTCCAATCGTCACTCTCGTGCACGCGCAAAAGGCGACCGGCGAGACAGATGATGAGGAAAAAAGATTGCACGCCGCCCGAAAACCGACGGGCGCAAAAGTATTTTTTTATTTTCAAAAAAAAAGGGGACGCGAAAGATCAAAAAAGGAGGGCACCGGCGGGAAATCAAGGGCGCGGTTCGTTGTAGACCAACCAGAGGACGGTGTCGATGAGCAGGTTGGCGACGCGCTCGGGCGTCGCGGCGCCGGGTAGTTGCAGTTGCGGCACGATGCCGCCGGGCAGGCCCAGCGGTTCGCCGCCAAAGATGGCGAGCGCCGGTCCGGCGGCGTTCAAGGTGCGCGCTGTCAGTTGGGGCAGAGCGCCGGCGCCGCCCAGGAGCGACCAGCCTGCAGACAGATTGCCTCGAAGCATCATGCCCAGAGGCATGAGCCAATTGCGCAGGGTGCCCATCAGCCGCTGGACCTCGGCTTCGGGCACGTAGCCGGCGTCGATGAGCGCACGCGCCACGGCCACAACGTCGAGGGCGTCCATCGCGGCGGCAAAGCGCAGCAGGCCCTCGCGGACGACCGGCACGGCCATTGGGTCGGCGCCCGGTGGCGCGCCGGCTCCGATCGCGGCCACGGAAAGGAAGTTGTCGGGCTGAATGCCCAGCGCGTCGGCCAGGCCATAGAGCACGGCGTCGGCGCGGTCGGACGCGATCGCCACACGACCATCGGCCAGTTGCTTGGCCCTGCGGTCGAGGGCGCCAAAGGGCAACTGTTCGACCCAGCCGGGGTCCAGCGCGCGCGGCGGACCCGGGAAGGCTGCGGCCAACGCGTCAACGACGGCCTCTGTCGGGTACGGCATCGAGCCGGTGTAGCCGCACGCGTCATACTGCACGATGTCGCCGCCGCTCAGGATGGCCGCGGTGATGAGGCGCACGGGCGCGTCGCCAGGCGGCACGCCGGCCCGCGCGAGCAGGCGCACCGCGTCGGCCGAGCCGGCCTTGACGGCCAGCGCCAGTGGCGTGCTGTCGCGTGACAGCGCGCGCCACGGGTCCTCGGACCCCGGCAGGTCGGATTCGTTGGGACCGACGAGACGCACCATGCGCACGATGTCGCGCCCCGGGACGCGAAAGTCACCGTGGACGACGCCCGACACGAGGACGGCCTCAAGGTCGTCGACGTCGTCGAGCACAGCGGCACATGCCAACGCTCTCTGGCAGGTTGCCTCATCCGGGCAGATACGACTGCGCGCCTCGCGCCTCGCCCGGTAGAGCGCTTCGTCCGCGACATTCCTCATGCCTCGCGACACACGGCGGGCCTCGACGAGCGATGACGGCGGCACGTAGCCCAAGATCGACACGAGCACCTCGTCGGGCAGCGACGAGAGGCCGTCGGCGTCCTCGGCTCCCCCATCGAGATCCATCTCTGCGTCCATCTCGTTGTCGTCATCGTCACTGCGCGGATAGTATGGGCGTTGCATCGTGCGCGCGTCGCGTGTGTTTCTTTTTTTTCCCATATGGGGGCGCCGCTATGGGCGTGCGCGCGCTGACCCACGCTGAGCGGTCGCGCGCTGCGGCCTCGCCGGGGCCGCCCGCGATACAAAAGAAGAAAAAAAGGGGAAAAAAGGAGGGAAAAAAAGGGCGAAAAATAAATTGGGTGCTCAAAAACAAAAAGACGAATTCGCGCCGGTGCCAGGAAAAAGCGCGAATGGCGATCGTCCAAACCCAGGCAGGAGGCGCTCGCCTGCGAGGAGTATAAAAAAAAGAAAAAGACCCGTCTGCCCACAGACAGCAACAGACGTGACCACAAGGACGACCAGCACCAACCGCCCACATATCAGCCGACGCACGCATATATACATATAGACAGTCACACTCGCCACTACGATGAAGGTCATCCGCAGATCGACGGTGGGAATCAAGGAGACGTGGGGCAAGTTTTCGGCGGTGCTGCCGGCCGGGCTGCATTTTTACGTGCCCGTCGTGTCGAGGGTGACCGTCGTACCGACGTGGACCGTCACCAAGGCCTACTCGATGGGCGTCAAGACGAGCGACAATGTGTTTTGCGACGTCTCCCTAGCCGTCGGCTACCGCGTGGCCGACCCCGAGCGCGCCTTTTACGAGATTGCCGACCACGAGGCCCTCGTCGACGCACAGGTCGAGGACTCGCTGCGCGGCGTGGCGCCGCGCTTTGGCCTCGACGCGCTCTTTGCCGCCAAGGACGAGATCCAGGACCAGGTCGGCGAGCGACTCAAGGGCGCTCTTGCCAGATACGGCGTCGCCGTCGACTCGGTCATGGTCACGTCCATTGAGCCCGACCGCGAGGTGCGCAAGGCCATGAACGACATCAACGCGGCGGCGCGCCAAAGGATGGCCGCCCTGGACCGCGCCGAGGCCGACAAGTTGCGCATCGTCAAAGAGGCCGAAGCCGAGGCCGAGCGCAAGCGACTCCAGGGCGAGGGCATCGCGTCGATGCGCAAGGCCATGCTCTCGGGCTATGAGGAGGGCATCACGGGTCTCGCCCAGAGCCTCGGTCTCTCGCCGCAGGACGCCATGGTCGCCACCATGGTCACGCAGTACATTGACGCGCTGGAAAAGTTGGCCGCGAGCCCCAACGCCAAGACCGTCCTCTACTCGTCGGACGCCGCCGGCTCCGTCACCAACCTCGGCAGCCAGTTTGGCGCGCTCTTTGCCGACACTGCGTCCACGTCCACCGGCGCCATCGCCGCCGCCGTCTCTAGGGCAAACAAACACTAGTGGAGACGCACGCGCATCTGCCTTGCGTCGGTCCTTTTTTTCTCTGATAAAATATTGTCTGGACAACAATACATTTGTTGCATTTTTACATTTCTTTGCAATGCCGCTTCTGTTTTGGTCCGTTGTAGCGGCAGCCTTTTCTTTTTTTTTTGCGCGTGCGCCCCTTGTCGTCGGCAGCGCGCACGACAGTGGAGACATGGCTCCAAAACGGACCGCCTCCCTCCAAAAAAATAAAATGTGTCTTTTTTTGTGGGCATTCCTCTTTTTTTGTTTGCGCAGCAGGCCCAAATCCCGCCGTTACCTTTCGATGCACACGGCTGCTGCGCACAAGGGGGACAAAAAAACAGGAATTATGCCGAGGCCGCCATGCCGGCAACAAGCGCGCGCACGCGCTCGACAATGGGGTCGTCGCGTGGCCCAAACTCGGCGTCGAGGGCGGCCTCGCCGAGGCAGAGGCGGCTGACGACGACGAGGTCGGTCTCGGCGGTCTCCCTTGTGAGGAGGCGCACTGCCTCGGGCGCGTCCGTCGCACGCGCGCTACTGCTCTTGTCGTCGTTGCTGTCGAAAAGACGCGGCCAGCGCTGCCGCACCGCGGCGAGGGTCATAACGGCGACCCGGTCGCCCCCGCCACATGTCGCCGGCAGAGGATCGGCCTGGTCGACGAGATAGAGGCGCAAGCGACCGTCTCGATGCGACTTTTCCCTGGCGGCGCGCAAGACGCGTGCTGCGGCGTCAAAGCCCGCATCGGGCGCCAGGGACGCGGCCACGCGTAGGCCCGATACCGCCGTGGTCAACGCATGGTTGTCGTCGTCATTGCCGGCGCGGCGCACGCGCATGCACCGCTGGTTAGAGTAGAGGCACCCACAAATGGGAATGATCACGTTGCCCAAGAGATAGCCCACACCGAGGACAAGTGTCCACTCGATCGCAGAGAAAAACAATGTCGGCGGCGCTCAGGACGAGATCTGTGGCAGTAGATTGTGGTAGATGGCGGTAGGCTGCGATGGATGACCGCAAATTTTTTTTCGCCAGGTCACAATGGGCGCGACAGAGACAACAAGTCGGCCTGCTTGCCTTTTCCCTTGGGTCGATGTGCGCGCGCGCGCGTGTATGAACGGTTCTTTCTGTGTCGACAACAACGAGAAGGCGAGGCCACTGTGCCCGCACCATCTGTCTCTCTTTTCCCACGTGGGAAAAAAGAGGGTTGGCCTGGATCGTTCAGACGCCGCACAAGGCCACGACGCGCCCGCCAGACAAACATTGAAAAGGGCCTCGCGGTCGACGCCTCAAGACCCACCCGCCGTCGCATACCGACAAAAAAACGGACGCGCAATATCTCTTTTTTTCTAAAGGATATTTTTTTCAATATCGAGGCATGGCAGATGCATTTAAAAAAAAGTAAAAATAAACTGGTTCCTGCAGACTGGTGTGACAGAAAAGGGTCGGCATCGCTTTTGCATGTCTGGCCAATGGCGGCGTGTTGGGGCGCGAGCCCGGCCACATGCGCACGCGAAAAAATGTGCGCTGCGTCGGCTTCCAGTCCCCATCCTTTTTGGACAGAGAAAAACAAGAGGTCGCCAGCCAGAAAGAGCCAACGAAATCAAAAAATTCAAAAGGAATCCAAAAAAAAAAGAAAAAGAAAGGAGGCATGGACGACGGCGCGCTCTGGCTCTTTTGGCGCGACCCTAAAAGTTGCCGGTGCGCTGAGACGCCGCAGCCCCCAAGAGTTTTGGCAACATACGAGCCCATGTATGGCGAGATGCGCAGCGCGCGTGCCCTGGTGCACGACCTGCCGACCGAGGTCATGGCGCACGTGCTCAACGGGGTCGATTCGTTGGGACGGCCTCTCTTTGATCCGTTGTGGCGCTTTGCCGCGCGCAGTACATGCCGCCGCTGGCGCGACATCGTCGACGCTCCGACGACCGTCGAGGCACGTGCCATGGTACGCGCATGGCGCTATGGGCGCGCCGAGAGGAAGACGAGGCGCGTCCATTGTCTCTGTGCGCCATGCACGCACAACGACGGCGGCGGGCTCAAACATCTAATCGCGACCGGTCGTCTGGTGACGGCCACCTGTGCCGTGGCCCTGGGTGCCCAATCCGGCCGCCTGGGCGACGACGACGACAGGTGCCTCTTTGGCGCACACCACTGGTGCGCATCGTCGATCCCCGAGCAGGACGAGGCCTTGTGCACGGCCATGGCCGCGCCCACGCGCGATGCCCTCGACCGAGTCGTGCGCAATAGGCTCGCGCCGCTGTTTGCGTGCGATGCCGACGGCCAATGTCCGGTGCGCATGATCGAGCGCGCCGACCTCGACGATTGTGCTCAAGCGCAAAGGCACTCTTACCTTGCGGACATGCGCTGCGTCGAAGCCGATCCGACAGCGTACGACGACGGGAGAACGTTGATCGTCGACTTGCTCGCCGTATCGGCTCGGCAAGGTCGCGTGGATCTGTTGGCGTCGTTGACCGCTTTATCAGAGCGCGTGCGCGCAGTCACATTGGATGCGGTTGGCGTGGTTGTCTACTATGCATGCATGGCCGATCGCGCAGATACGGTTGCCTGGGTGCTGCGCGGCGTCATGGATACCGGTGGTGCTCTGGCGTCCGAGCACCCTCTGTCGCTGGCGAGACATTGTCCTATGGACTACCTACGCGCCTACCTTGGACGGGCATGGTCCGATGTATGGAAGGCGATCGCCACCTATGACGCCGCCGACAGCATGGTCGCCGTTTTTAATGTACTAGGGCAGTATGCCGTGGCGCACCCCGATGCACCATGCAATGCCAAGTGGGCGCCAGACGGCGAGCGCTGGCAGCGGCGCGCGGCCCGCAGCGGCTCCACACGTGTGCTCGGCGCCTGTCAAAAGTACAGGATCGCACTCGACCTCGATCTGATCGTGCGCGAGGCCGCGGCGCACGGCTGTGGCTCCACCGTGCGATGGGCACTCGCCCACAGGCCTATCGCAGAACCGAAAAACCGCTGCGACGTCTACTGGGAGGCACTGGATCTGGCAGCGACCGAAAGGGCGAGAGGCCACGACAGGGATGCCGACACGGCGATTGATTGCCTGTGTGACGCCATACGTGCGACATGCGTGTCGCCTGCCGAGGCAGCACAAGCCGCCACTGCATGGTGGCGCACCGGAGATTGGGATCGGCGGCGCAGCAACACGCGCGATTGCGCCTCGGCCGCGAGAGTGGCCTCGCGCTGGCGCGATTTCTTGCTCGACAACCTTGGACCCGACGACGTGATCGGCCTCTTCCGGTCCGCCATGCATCATATCGATTACAAGGCGCTGGACGTCGCCGTGTCGCTCTTTGCCGGCCGCCGCGCGGCGCAGGGCGTCGATCTGTGGGCCGTCACCCTTGACTACTTGGATGCCGTCGGAGTGGCCATGCAACCCTATCGCCGCCATTCTTCTCATCCCAACCCCTACGGATCGCCCCCGTTGCGGTTCAATCGCCCCTGGCATAGCGCCGACCTGCGACCCGTGCACACCGGCGACTTTTTCTTTCGCATGGACCAGAGCCACGCCGTCGAGATGCTCATGTTTCTGGCCTCGGTGTGTGCGCATCGGACCCGGGTGGGACTGGCGACGCGTGCCCAATGGCGGTCCGTGTGCGCGATCGAACCGATCGACACGGACCGCGTGCCGTCGATCGACATGGGCGATCGGATAACCACCGCGCTGCCCGCGTGGTTGGATGCGCGCGGCTTGCTTGCCCGTCCCTCGTGATCCCTCTTTTCTTTTTTTTTCCATACGATCTCGGTCCTTTTTTTTTGGTCGTCGATCCAGCAGGATGCACCGCCAACAACAACAACGAGAAAGGACCCAAGTTTGCCCATCGCACCGTTCTCCTCATATCCCTACCAACAGACATTCATAAAACACAATTTGGGAATTGCGATTGGACAAAGATTAAAAGAACGGCCTGTTTGCACAGCAGTACAAAAGGCCCAAGATTGCGTGTCGGGTCGCGCGGCGCGGCGTCCCTCTTTGCCCTTTTGTCGCCTTGCAACTCGAAAGCCGAAATCAGCAACGCAAGTTGAGGCGGTGGCCGCGGGGGCGGGGCGGAGTCGACAAAACAAAAACACGCCAACTCGACGCATGGCGCGCGAGGTTCGCGATGGCAGTTGCGTCGTCTGGTGTCTTTGGGGTGCCTCTTTTTTTGTGAGCGGGCAAAGGCAAAAACGCGTGGGTTCGATTGTCTTTTTTTTTGTTTTGTGAGATTGCTTTTGCGGTCGTCGCAGCCCACGGGCATCTCCTTGCGGCCCGTGGGCACGCGACCGACATCGAGCGGTCCAACATGTCTCTCTATCGAGTCGACAGCAGGGCGGCGACGCGACCGCCAGACGGAAAAGGAAAAAGAGGGCGCCACCAAGGCAAGCACGCATCGCCTCTGCTCCCCCGGACAGGCACAGAATACTTTTGGCCGCCCCGCTGTCGACTCGATAGACCGAGTGTCTCGCGCCAAGAGGAATTTTGTAGGGAAAAAAACGGAAAAAAAAGAGAGTGATGCAGGGCGACGACGGACGCGGCCGCTACTCGGCGAACCGAGATTCCGATCGGCAACATTTGGGTGACGACCGCGCCGACAATGACACGGGCGACGACGGCCTGCTGGGCCTGCCGCCCGAAATCGTGTCTGTGGTGATCGCGCTCGTGGCACGTGGCGACGTGCGCAGCCTGGCGCGCCTGTGCGCCAGCAGCGCGACGATACAAGGTTTCTGTGCGGCGCCCATCATACGGCGCGACGCCATTGATCCCACCGTGGCGGGCCTCATTCCTGCTCCGGTGCACGGAGCCGGTGCGCTTGTGTCACCTGCCGACGTCATAGTCGCCCATCGTCGCGCGCTCGCGCTCATTCCCGCCGTCACCCGTCACGCTCTCTTTGCGGCCGCCATGCGCGGCGAGGATAGCGGGTTCACTTTTCCCATGCCGGGCGGACCGGCGCCGCGGCCGCCCGCCATTCTGCCGCCGCTCAGCGCCTTTATGGATCCCGTCGAGTCGGCGCACCACTTTGCCAACCTGCTCAATGTTTACGACGTCCTCAACGTCGAGGTGCGCGACGACACCACTCGACCATTCCGCACGACGTTTGTGCGCGGTTCGCCGATCGTGCCCGACGCCCGACAACGCGAGACGATCAATCGCGCCCTCACGCAGTACGCCGCCGACTCGGGCATCACCTACCCCGTGCCGCCCGACCTCTTTGGCGTGTTTCCCTTGGCCGCCGGGCGCGTGCGGCAGATCCCGGTGCGCGGCATGCCGTCGACGGTGCTCGCGCTCGACGCCCCAAACTTGATCCGCGACATCGTCGTCGACACGCTCGGTCCCGACGCCCTCTTGCCCGTGACGTAGAGGCTGCGGCGGCAACACAACCGCCCTCGTCGTGACGGGCCACGAAAAACTCGCATGGATCCTGCCGGCGCACATCTGCCGCACGGACGATTTCGTGTTTTCTCTCCTTTGCGCAATCCCGGTCCGTTTGTTTAATCAACGAAAAAAAAACAAAAAAAAGATAAAAAGATGTAGTGCCATGGGTTTTTTTGCGCCGTGCGCGGCTTTGTGCCCTCGGTCTTGCGTGCACTTGCGAGGGAAAAAAAAAGGGCCAGGCAACCACACAACAAGAGCGCAATGGGGAGGCGCGCGCTCACGGGCTACGCCCGATGATGTACCAAAGAGCGCCGTCATTTTGGAGGGTCATGGCCTCGCCGGGGGCCAAGACGAGCACGCCACCGGGCGCATCGAATAGGGTCGTGCCCTCGATCTCGGCCGTGGCCGCCGCAGAGACGTTCTTGACGACGATCACTTTGCCGCGGTAGAGCACCTGGCGGTCGACGGCGGCGGGGTCTTCGAGGAGGAGCGCGGGCGGTGCGGTCCCGCCCAAGAGTACGGTCCCGTCGGCGTCGGCGAGGTAGTGGCGCGCGCCGGCTTGGTCCGAGTCGAGCGCGCGCACGCTCGTGTAGAGGCCGCCGCTCGCCGTCACGTTGCCCTGCTCGGAAAAGGCCACGTAGGTGACGTTGCCGCGCACGGGCGGCACAAAGCCAAAGCGCATGCGTGCGCCCGCGACGGTCGCCGACGATCCGATGGCCTCGGCGGTGGCCAGCACGCGCGAGCCCAACGGCACGGTGGCGAAATCAATCACGGCGCCCGACGAGTGCACGGTGGAACCTGGTCCCGCGCACGCAAACACAACGTCGCCACGCGCAGCCTCGTTCACGGGCGAGGTCGCGTCGTCGTCGTTGTCGGCCATGATCTTGGGCGGGATGGCCCTGGCGCCGACGACGGTTGATGGACGGCAACAGTGAGACGGTGGCGGCGACGCGGATGCGCCGTCTGAAAGAATGGCCTCGAGTACATAGGCCGTGGTGTCGCCCGTCTGATAAACGGCGGCGTCCGTGTCGGCCGACAGGATGGCGATCGTCTCCTGTGGCGCGCTCGGTCCCACCGCGACATTGACCGACCCGCCAAGGAGGTCGATGTGCGCGCCGACGTCGGCCGCGATCGCCGCGAGACCCACCGACGGCGAGAGCGTCGTCTGGATGGCCACGCGCTCGATCACGGTGCGCACGCCGCGAGCGAGTACAACGGCGCTATGGCCGGGTCCGATGCCGGTGAGATCGGCGACGATCGCCACGTCGCTGATCACGGCGCGTCCCTGCGATTGCGCAGACGCGGGTCCAATGTCGACGACAGCGCGCGATCCTCGGGCTCTGACGCCGGCAAGAGCCTCGATCGATACAGACGCCAGGACGCTCTCGTCCTGGCGCCCCGCCCCCGCCCCAACCCAACAACAAAAACAATGGCGTCATCGTCTCATCCGTTGCCTGTTTTGTTTTTAATTGGCCGATGTGGTGGGTGCCCGCGCGCGCACGGGCCGAGCCAGGCGCGCAGGGCCTTTTGGCAGCGCCGCCCGCATTGTTGCCATCCATTTTTGTAAAAGCAACGAAAAAGAGAGACGCACAGAAAATCCAAAAGGAGAGAAAGACAAAAAGAAGAGAGAGAGACATAGACACTGGACGGGCGCGTACGTGTGTGCCGGTAAGGACCACGGCCACGGCCGGCAGCGAGGGCGAGCGCACCGACAGAGCCTCTAGGCGTCCGCTGCCCTCGGCGACGACCGAACCGACGACGATGGTGCACGCGCGCCCCGCGCCCACGAGGCCGATGCCCGGCGGCAGGACAATATCCTCGGCGTAGACGCCCGGAGCGGCGCGCACCGTCCACGGGACAACGGCCAGAGAGGGCGCGGCGAGGTCAGCGGCGACGGCCGTCGCCAGCGGCGACAGTCCGCGTATGGCGTCGATGGCACCCTTGACGGTGCGATAGGGCCGCGCCGGATCGTAAAGGCGGCCACATGCGTCGCCGCGCGACATGACGGCGTCCACAAAGGCCGTCTGGGCGACGCGGACGCCATGGGGTTCGCGACGGGCGCGCATGTCTGCCGCTCCCACGTGTGTCATGGTCGATTCCCGCCTCTCTCTTTTTTCCTCCTTCTCTCTCCTTTTCTTGTGCGGCGGTTGTTTATCAGGGGGTCTCTTGTTTTTCGTTGGGAGAGGCGTGGCAGGTCGAGTGACGTTGCTTTTCTGTGCGGCCAAACTTGGTGTTTTCTTGCCTGCGTTGGGGGGATGCTCTTTGGTCTGGGATCTGCATTTCGATCACGGCAACGGTCGCGGCCCGGCACCCGTGTTTTTTTTTCTCAAAACAAAAAAGAGACAGGAAAACAAAAAAGCAGAGACGACCGCGCCATGTGCCCGGCTGTGGGCCAGAAAGCCCCAGCGGCGGCCGACAGGCGACCACGCTCTTCTACTTTTTTTTCATTTTCTTTCTTGTTCATTTGTTGCTTGGTTCTGTGCTCTTTTTTTGGCCTCACGCTGTCGACAGGCCTCTTTTTTTTCCGCTGCGGACGTGATGAGCATGGGCAGGCACACATGCAAAAAAAGGAGGACACCAGAGAGCGACGCCTTTTTCTTTGGGCCATGGTGGCGGGCGGGACACGCGGAAAAATACAAATGCCGACAAAGCACCATGCCGCAGCAAACAATGGTAAAAAAAGTTTATGAAAAAGTTTATGAAAAGAGAGAGAGATAGAGAGAGGCAAAAGGAGCGAGGCCAAACTCTGCAGAGGATGCGCAGGTGGCCTCTAGACGGTGGTCTTGGTCCAGTAGAGGTCGGCATTGTTGTTGAGGTAGACGACGCCGGCGGCGGTGGTGCCCATGTAGGTCCCATGGACGCTCTTCAAGGTCCACTGGTCGCCGTTGTTGATCAACACATCCCACTGCTCCCACGAGCCGACCGCGGTGGCGTCGGCGCGCACCCATCCGCCCGGATTGGCGCCGAGGTACCGGTTATTAAACCCTCGGAACGTGTACTTGCCGTTGGACAAGCGGGCGACGGTCCACTTTTCCTTGTACGACGCGCCGACCCAGAGCGAGGCCACGCTGCCGTCGTCTTGTGGGGTCAATTGTTTGCCGCTGATGGGCGACACCAACGTCACCAACTGCGTCCACGGCTGCGACGATGGCGTGGGCGACACCGAGGGCGTGCGCGTGGGCGATGCCGACGGGGTCCTCGAAGGCGTCGCCGTGCGCGAGGCGGTCGGTGATGGTGTGCGCGTCGGCGATGGCGTCGGCGCCACCGGGTATTCATATTCAATGATGACGCCGCCATCGGCGCCGCGACTGTCGGCATACTGCTTGACGGGCGGGCACACATAGGCCGAGCCGCCGCCGGCGCCACTGTTGGCCGGTGGAGTCGCACAAATGCGGCTGTGGGCACGTCCACTGCCGCCGGTGCCCCCGAATCCGGCGGCGCCGCCCCAGGCACGACACGCACCACTGGCACCGATGCCGCCGGCAAATGCACGACCGGCTCCCGTCCACGCGGCACCGTCGACAAACGGATTATTGTCCGGGGTAAATCCGTGTCCGGCGCCGGCACCGCCCGCCTTGACATCACCGACCGTGGCGCCCTCGGCGGGTCCCGAGGCGTCATTGTTGTCTGCAGCACCGGCGGGGGTGCCCGAGCCAGGTACGGTGCCCGAGGCCGACGACGCCTGGCCACCACCGGCGCCGCCCGTGCAGCCGCGTCGATCTGGGTCGGGCAGGGCCACGGCACCGCCGCCGCCATAAGCCGTGGCGCTGAAAAGTTGTGCGCCACCGGGGGCACGTGCGACAAGAACAGTCGCGCCGCCGTTGCCGCCATAGCCTGCAACGTAAAAGCCAGACGAGCCGCTGCCGCCCTGGCCCACCGTGGCGGTCCACTGCATCGTCTCAATGGCCGTGCCCCATGACGCGGTGTCGATCGTGCGGTTGAGTATGGTCGCCCCGCTACCGCCGCCGGCGCCGCAATAGTTGGTCGAGGCCGCACCGCCGCCGCCGCCCCACAGCGTCACACGGACGTCCGTGGCGCCTGCGGGCAGGGTCGCCGTCGACGAAGCATCGATGATGACAGTGTACCGGTAGGCGCTTGTGCTGTGGACGGCCAGACACAACAGTGCCAACGACGTGGTCAACGCGACCACGGCAGACGACTTGATCATTGTCCCTTGATTGTGGTCGTTGTCGTTGTTGTTGTTGTGTTTTGCACACGGCGAGCGTGTTCTTGTGGTTCCTGTCGATCGCAGCCAGAATAGACCGATCAAGTTTTTTGCGGCTTTATGCGTTCGCTCGGCCTATCGCCTCTGGGCGCTTTTTTCCCTCTTTCTTTTGGTGTCCCTGTGTTTTTCGTGGGCCGCATCAGTGGCGTGTTGTTGGCGCTTCTGTCGTGCCCAGGTCGGTCGCCGCCCTCGCGGGGCACCCATTGACGCGCCCGCTTTTTTTTCCCAACGCTAGGAAAAAGGTGGCTCGTGGCGGGCAGCGCCCGATTTAAAAAAAAAGAAAAAAAAATAGAGAAAAGAAACAAGGTTGCGCATGCGATCGTCAGGCACCCAAGGGCCAGCCCTGAACTTGGAGCGCCGTACAACAACACCGAAGATGTCGCATCGAGCGCGCCCATCTTCTCCTGGGCCGTTGCAGAACATAGACAATGGTGCATTTCCCCTTTTTTTCCATCCGTCTCTTTTCTTCTCCGACCGACGACGCGAGGCCGCGGCGCCTGTGCACGCCATTTCGGTCGTCATCCGTTTTTTTTCGCGGCGTCGACCGGTCGCCCTCGCGCCAAAAGGCGACCAGCGGCGGCGGTCTGTCTCTCTTTTTTCCAAAAAGTCCAACTCACCCCACCCGGAGAGAGGAGAAAAAGAAAAACACGGAAAAGAAAAAGGTGTTGGCCAAGACGACAACCGCAGTGCTGGCCGACGGCCCGTCTTCTTGTGATTTTTGCCCAATCGCAATTTTCGATGTTTTTATGGATGTACATTGGAAAGAAATTGCAAAAAGCGGACCGTTGACACAGCACCAGACAAGCGCAACTCTGTCCGAATGTGCTCGCTTTTTTTTCGGCATGGTCGTCGCACCGCAACCACGACAGCCCCATTGCAAAAAAAAACCCGGGGCCTTTATGGCGCACGACAAAAGAGCGCGCACCAAATGGCGCCGGCGCCAATGTGGCACGCTCCGCATCGGGAGCGCACCAGCAATACGGCCACGATAAAAAGAAAGGGGTCCTTTTTTTGGTCTGTGTCGTCTCGACCAAGGGCAGTTTATTCTCGGCTCGCTGCCGACGGGACATATTCTTTTGCTCCATTTTTCCACGTAAAGAAAAAAAAGACGCGCCGCAAACAGGCTGTTGTCGAGGTCAAGGGGGCACGCGGCGGCGACGCCGATCGTGGCGGTCAGACCTTGGTCCACCCGACGGGCTCGTTGCCGCCAAATACGTCGCCCGCGGCGTTGGCGTGGATGTACTGGCCATAGTAAGCCATGATGACCCACTTGCCGTCGGCCATCCGGTTGATGACGCACATGCTGGTGAAGGTTTGATAGACCTCCTCAACAACGAACGTGCCGTCCTCGCGTGCCGTCAGGTACCCGTGCAGGGGACAGGCAATGGCATAGGTCTCGGCAGTCAGGCGAAAGGCCGTCCACACTTCGCCGGCTCCATACACTGTCGCGTCGGCCGTTATTTGGCCGCCCGACGCACACGACAGGTACTTGCCCGTGGGCGGCCACACGAGGCCAAATGACGAATAAGCCGGAATGCTCGTCGGGCTCGGAGTCATGCTGGGCGTGGGCGAGCGCGAGGGCGTGATCGACGGGGTGGGCGAGGGTGTGGGCGTGGGTGAGGGCGACGGCCCATAGGGGAGGTCGTATTCAATGATTGCGCCACCTGAGGCACCGGCATCGTCGGTGCCGGTTTTCTGCACCCAGGTACAGGTCAAGGCCGAGCCGCCTCCGGCCCCGCTGTTGGGCGCCGGGAACAGCCCGGCGCCCTCATCGTGTCCGGGTCCGCCGTTGCCATTGAAGCCGGCGGCGCCGCCCCACGCCGAGCAGCCCCACGAGGTCGAACCCTGCGCACCCGACCAGTGGCGACCGGGCGAGGTCCAGTCGGCGCCCTTGGTGTAGGGTGTCTCTGCGTCGTCGTCGGTGTATCCATAACCGGCGCCGGCGCCGCCCGCCTTGACGTCGTCAACCAGGGCCCCCTCAGTAGGCAGACCCATATGGTTATTGTCCACACCGCCAGACGGGTTGCCGGTGCCGGGCGTGGGTCCCACGGCCGACGAGGCCTCTCCACCGCCGCCGCCGCCCTGGCATCCGCGGGTCGTGTCGGCCGACTTGGCGCCACCGCCTCCATAAGCCGCGGCGTAAAACAACTCGGTGCCGTTGGCCAGACGGCCCGATATGGTCGTCGGCTGTCCGTCGCCGGCCACGCCACCAAAGTAGTCGCTCGCCCATCCAGCGCCGCCTTGGCCGACGACGACCTCAAACTGGACATCATGCGACGCCACGTGCCAACAGGCGTCGCCCACGTTACGATTGATGATGGCAGCGCCGCTGCCGCCGCTCGCGCCGCAATAGGGCGTCGTCGAGGCCCCGCCACCGCCGCCCCACAGGGTGACCGTGATGTTGGTGGCGTTGACCGGCGGCGTCCATGTGAGCGACGCGTCGACAAACATGCTGTAGCGGTAGGCGTCGGCGGGCGCGGCGACCAACAGACACGCGGCAACCGCGCACAACTGCAGCATTGCCAATGCCTGCAAAAGGCCAGTACATCTCTTGTCGCAGGTAACCGCCTTTGGTACCATCGTCGTCGTCGCCGCTGTGGTCGCCGTCGTCGTTGTTATTGTGATTAGAATAGACTAGTCACGAGAGCGCGTCGGTGGGTCCGTGCGTTGGCCCCGTTGTCGTTATTGTCGGCGTTTCTTCTTTGGGTCGTTCGCTGCAGTGTGTGGCGGCTGCACTAGAGGTTTTGCGGCACGGCTTTTGTAGTCGTTGAGTGGCACCGCTGGCAAATGGGAGCATGCCGTCTTTTGTCTTGTTGGAAAAGTGCGCATCGGATAAACGAACCAGAGCGATTCGGCGGGGCGCTTCCGCGCTGCTCGTCTGCTTTGCGTCCCGTCCGGTGCTCGCGGATCGGTTACCCGACGACGAGGATCTTGACTTTTTTGCCGCGATTCATTTATTTGTGTGATTTGCAGTTGGATGATTTGGCGTGAATTATTATTATTAGTTGACGGTTAACCGATCCGCAAGCGCTGGCCCCGTCCCTTTTTGTCTCTCTCTCTCCCTCTCTCGCACGCGCAGTCTGCACAGCAACGGGTTTGTGTGTGTATGTGTGCGTGTAGAAAAAAGGCACGCCTGCCCGCACAGGATCGGCGACGAGGCCCCTGCGAGGCCGGCACATTTCCGAGAAAAAAAAAGACAAGGACGAAAAAAGAAGAGGCGGCGGGCGGCAGGGAATTGGGCGGCGTGCTGCATTGCGAGCGGACGGCACGACAACGTCCGCGCTCACCTACTACCACCACTACTGGCACTACCACTCCACACAAGAGAGCAAAGAAACACGCAAGGCACGACATATGGCGGATCTCACCACGCCAGCAGACCCACCCGTCGACCACGAGCGCGCACCCAGAGACGCGCGCGGAATCATGCTCGGTGATCGATTTATGTGTGTCTGCTGTACGGCCTCGATGTTGGCGGGTGGCTTTTGGCCGCCGACAGCGCGGTTTGCCGCGGTGCCGGTCGCATCCGTGTGCAGCGCATGCGGCCGTTGCACTTTCGACGCGCCGGGCGGCGACGACGGCGCCGACAAACCAGACGCATCCCGCTCTGATCTTTCGACAGATGCGCCGCCTTTGCGTGCGGTCGCGAGTGGCGACGGCGAGGATCCGGGCGGCGGCGGTGGCGGTGGCGGCCGTCCTTTGGCAGCGCCCTCGCGTGGCTACATGTGCGTCTTTATGTGAGCACGCCCTCGGAGCGTGTTTGGGCGGCGACGGATCGATTGGCGGCGCCGCACAGGACAAACCAGACCCGGACCCTCGCACCGACCCGCCGCCGCCCGCCACGCGCACGTGCACGTGTCGAGGACCCTGCAACACCGTCTCTGCCTCGGATTTCACGCGCACGCGTCCCCTTTTTTCTGCTCTGTTTCCACTCTCGTTCCTCGTTCTCAGCGCCGATGGAGACTCTGGTCGCGACACCGACCGTCGAGGCGCCCGTGGCCGCGACAACGACGACGACCACCGTGACACGACACAGCAACACCATCTTCTGGGTGGCGCTGGGCATCGCGCTGTTGATCATTCTGGTCGTCATCGGCATCTACGCGTGGCGCAGGGCGTCTGAAAAGAAGCCGGCGACGACCTAGACGCGGAGCGCCGCTTCTCCCCCGCCTCTCCTCCTCCCGCCCGTCTCTTGCTGTTGCGCGCTTGCGCACGGCGGCGCGCATACGTGTCCCGCCTTCCCGACGGTCCCTTTTGTTTTCTCTGGCGGCGCAATGCCGGTGGGGCGCCGCCAAAAATTGCAAAGGAAACCCCAGAATAAAAAATCCGCGCCTTCTCTTTTGTCGCAGGAGGGGCAAGCGGGAACGGAAAAACCCAAATCGGAATTGTCGGAAAAAAAAGGCGACCAGACTTTGGAGGAGTGCATGGCGCGGCCGATTCCATACCGTCTCTCTTCTTTGTGCCGCGATTTCGATGGCGTCTTTTTTTTCTCGCCTTGCGCGCGGTGGCGCTGTTGGCGTTATTTCCTCTTGTGCTCGAATTTTTCCTTTTTTTTTCTCGAAATGCGCTGGTGCGCTCCCTTTGGTGGGGCGCGCCACGGGGACCCCACAGCGCACTTTGAAAAAAAAAAAGAGGAGACAGCGCAGGTGCCGCAAGGCCGCCGCTCTTGTCCGGCGTCAGAGGTACGCGGAAAACCCTTCTTTTTTTTTGAGTAATAGGAAAATGCTCTGCAACACAGAGAGGCAACGGGCGCGACAAAAGGCTGGCCTTGAAAAATTGGCCGGGCTGATGTGGCGCCGCATGCAAAAAAAACTTTGTCGCTGGCGCGTGGCCACACGCAAGACAAGCCAAAAGACGGCCGGCGACTCTGTGCTCCATTTTTTTCTGATTGGCTGTTTGAACAAATGGATTTTTCTTGGCCTCTTTTTATTCTTTCGCCGTGGGCTGCAGGGCGAACCGCGTCAGGTGGCCGGCGTGTGCGTGCGTGCGCGTGTCAAAAAGAAAAGACAAGGCAGGGAAAGAGAGAGAGGGCTACGGCAGCGGCAGCAGCAGCAGCGACCTAGTGGTGATAGGCCTTGCGCTTGGCATCGCTCCAAAAGGTGTCGGACCAGTCCTTGTGCTTCTTGTTCTTCTTGTCGGCATACTTGTGATGCTTCTTCTTGTAGTCCTGGTCGTCGTCCTCGTCGTCGTCCTCCTCCTCGTCGTCCTGGTCCTTCTTCTTCTTGTAGTCCTCGTCGTCGTCGTCGTCGTCGTCGTCTTCCGCCTGGTACTTGTGATGCTTCTTCTTCTTGTCGTCCTTCTTCTTCTTGTGATCCTCGTCGTCGGTGTCGTCCTTGTCGAGGGCCTTGTGGACGGCCTTGTAGACCAACTTTTCGATCAGGCACTCGTCGACGACGGCGTCCTCGCCCTTGGGGCCACGCGGTCCGCGCGGGCCGCACTCGCCCTGGTCGCCCTTGGGACCCTTGGGGCCACGAGCGCCCGGGCAGCCGTCCTCGCCCTTGGCGCCACGAGGACCCTTGTCGCCCTTTTCGCCCTTGGGGCCGCGGGCGCCATCACATCCGTCCTTGCCGTCCTTGCCCTTGGGTCCCTTGGGTCCGCACGGGCCACAGGGTCCGCACTTGCCGCAGTCGCCCTTTTCGCCCTTTTCGCCCTTGGGGCCGCGCGGGCCGTGGCAACCGGGCTCACCCTTGGGGCCACGCGGGCCACAGGGTCCGCACGGACCACACTTGCCGCAGGGGCCGGGAGCACCCTTTTCACCCTTGGGGCCGCGCGGACCATGGCAGCCGTCCTCGCCCTTGGGGCCACGGGGACCCTTGTCACCCTTTTCGCCCTTGGGGCCGCGGGCGCCATCGCAGCCGTCCTTGCCGTCCTTGCCCTTGGGTCCACACGGGCCACAGGGTCCGCACTTGCCGCAGTCGCCCTTGGCTCCCTTGGGGCCGCGCTCGCCGTCGCAGCCGTCCTTGCCGTCCTTGCCCTTGGGGCCACGCGGACCTCGCGGGCCGCACGGGCCGCATTTGCCGCAATCGCCCTTGGGGCCACAGGGGCCGCAGGGGCCACACTTGCCACAGTCGCCCTTGGGTCCCTTGGGGCCACGCGGACCGACGGGTCCGCGCACGGCGCACACCTTGATGCACTTTTTGTCGGGACACTTGTCATAGTCGTCGCCGTCGGTGTCGTCGTCGTCGTCGTGGTGCTTCTTGTGGGCCTTCTTGCCGTCATGGTGCTTGGCGTCCTTCTTCTTCTTGTGATAATCCTGCACATCGTCCTCGTCCTCGTCGTCGTCGTCATGCTTGTAGGCAACGCTGCGGTCCTCCGAGTACCAATCGTCGTCGTCGCGCTTGTAGGCAGCGTGCTTCTTGTTGTAGTGGGCCATGGCGAGAGATGGGGGCGGTCGTCGGTGGGTGGATGGGTGGGGTGCGGTTGTCGTCGGTGGGCAGAAGCGGGCGCCGAGCGTGGGGTGTGTGTGTGCGTGTAAACCGTTAACCTACGCGGCCCGATCGGCCCTCATCACGCCACGATCAGACCACGACGGCATGGCAGCACCGCCCGCCCGACCGACCGCCCTTTGCCTCGCCGGCACCGCTGGCCGCCCGCCCGGCGTCGTCCCTCCTCCCTCGTCGTCGCCCCACGAGAAAGAAGCGAGAGAAAACAAAAAGAAAATACGCGCAGAGAAAAAAAGGATGCGCACCCAAGAAAAAGCCGCCCGCGCCCTTTTCCTTCTTTTCTTCTTGGGTTTCTTTTTTTACTCTTTTTTTTTATTTTGGATGTCTTTTTTTTCCAATGCGCGCTACGGACCGGCGCCGCCGCTTTTTTTATTGTCTCTGATGCTGCTGCTGGTGGAGACGTGCTGTCGGCAGACGCGAGCGCGCCCGGCGGCAGGAACGCCCGGCAGGACAGAAGACGCCGTCGTCGACAGGAAAAAAAATAAAAAAAGGAAAAACCCAAAAAAGACGGACGCGCCGCGGTATCAGCAGCATGGGCGCTGGCCGTACGGGAAGCAGTTGGAGCACACCTCGACGAGGCGCTGGTAGGCCTGGAGGGCGAGGGCCTGCGCGGTCGGCGGGAAGACGCCCGGCGCGAGCGTGGCGAGGAAGGTGAGGAGGGCGTTGAGCGCGATCACGTCGGGCGCCAGCGCGGCGCCCGATGCCGTGCGGCACGCCACGTAGGCAGTCGCATTGGCGACAAAGAGCGCGATGGCGGCGGCGGTCGGCGCGGGCGTGCTCACGAGGGCGAGCAACTGGGCGGCCAGGGCCGAACATCCGATGCCGCACGTCTGCGCGCTCGACGGGAAGCACGGGTCGGGGCACAGCGCGGGCGCCGCCGGCGGGATCACGATCTCGATCTCGATCTTGTTGCCGCAGCCGTGCTTGTCGTGGTGCTTTTTCTTTTTCTTGTCGTGATGGTGATGGTGGTCGGCCGCCTTCTTGTGCACGTATGTCTTGTAGATCTCGGTGCACGAGGACGACGAGTCGCTCGTGCTGTCGGGCACCACGTAGCACGACGATGACGAAGATGACGACGACGACGGGCACGAGTCGTGGTGCTTCTTGTGGTGATGGTGGTGCTTTTTCTTGTGGCTCTTTTTGCAAAAGCACTCGACCTCGATGCGCTGCGTCGGCACGTGCTGCTCCTTTTTATGGCAATAATCTTGCTGGCGCGGGAAACCGGCCGCGCACGGCTGGCAGCACGCGCCGTTGGTGACGGGCCACACGGGGATGGACATGGCGACGCGGGAGGACGATTGGGGCGGGTTTCTCTAGTCGCTCGGGGGTCAGGCGCGCTGCGGTCACGGGCGGCACGCGAGCAGAGGCGGGGGGGGGGATGCGCTCCCACGAGCGAACAGGCGTACGAGAGAGAGAGAACGTCGGTCAACCGAGTAGACGCAAGGAAAAGCAAAGGGAAACCCTAGAAAAAAAAAGAGAGGGATAGAGCACGCTCGTACAGGTGGTGTTGGACGGGTGGACGAGGCAGGCTCTGTCTTGTCACAGTGGTCGGGTTTCCGGGCGTGCCGGCCGACGAGCACCGGCGCACCGAGGCGTCCGCGGGCGAGCGCGCCAGACGGCGGCGCCGACAGGCCAACACACGACCCGCGCCGATTTTTTTGTGCTGCCAGTGCAGTTCCGTTCCTTTTGGTGCCCCGCTGCCGCCGCCTCGATCTCTTTTTTGTTTGCCGAGTTTTTGCGACCTCAACTCTTGTGTCCGCCGCCTTTTTTTTGCCTACGTGCCGGCGGCAAGAGCGAGCGGCATCGCCTTTTTTCGCCTTTTTCTTTTCTTTCTTTCCCAACGGGCGGGCCCGTCGCACGACCCTGCCCATTCGTTCCATTTTTTTCCTCCCTTTCGACTGCTCTCTGCCGGCGGGGCCTGGATGGGACTCTGGCGACGCGCGGTAGCGTATGCCAAGGGCAAAAGAGGCACTCGAACACGCCGCCGCTTCCAATCGCAGCCGACCAACAAGCACAAAGAGGAGAAAAATAAAAGAGCAGACGAAATTGCGAGCGCCCCCCCCCCCATGGAAGATCCGACTCGCGGGTTCGTGTCGCGCAGGCGGCCGCGCGCCGAGACGCCCGCACAGCGCGACGTGGGCCCGCCGCGCCGCCGGCCGCGCATCGATTACCAGCGACAGTTTGGCTTGACCCTGGGCCGGCCGAGTCCGACCGTGGAGGCTCGGACGGACGAGCCCGCGCTCCGGCCGCGCGAGGCAGCGGCGCAGACCGAGGCAGCGGCGCCGACCCCCGTGGGCTCGTGGAGCCTTGTCCAGGCCCTGCCGCGCGAGGTCCTCGCCGAACTCATCGAGCGCATGCTGGCGACAGGAGGCGAGGCGCAGGTCATCGGCCTGTGCGGCTCTGACCGCGAGATCCAGCGTCTCTGTCAAGAGACCGCCATCAACGCGCGGGCGCTGGGCCTGCCCCTCCCCGAGAGTCGCTACTCGCTTATTGGCGCGGCGCGTGCCCTCGCCACCAGTGCGCGCCGTTGCATTTTGTGGGCGTGGCTCCTCGCCGCGCAGCGCGTTATCGATGCCGCCACGCGACGTGGCCCCTATACGGCCGCGCAACGGGCGCGGCTCGGGCGGCGCCACAGCCAACTCGCCAAGAGCGTCGATCTGAATCGGGTGCCCTACAACGACCTGCTCCTGTGGGCGACGAGCCGCTCGCCCGAGACGATGCCTCTCAAGGCGCAGCGCATCATCGGCGACGACCGCACGCGCCCCTACCTCTGGCGACAGTTGATCGTCTGGGTCTATGGCGTGCCCACGGGCTCCACGCCCTATGGGATGGCGCCGTCGCTCTATGCCGACCCGAGCGACCCGCGGTCCACCCTCGTGGCCCTGGACGGTGGGAGCAGCGACGCGCCGATGCCCTCGCACGCCACCTTGCTCGACACGGTAGAGACCAGTGACGCCATCAGAGCAGGCTGGCTCCCGCCCGACTTTGCCCTGCTGCGGCTCGACCAACGACAGGCCCTGGTGCAGACGCCCGAATACGTTGCGCGCACGCGCGCACGCATTATCGACGCCCTCGCGCGGGCGCTCGACGGTACCGCGTTGGCCGGGTCCGATTGTGCTCGGCGGCTCTTTGATCTCTTTGACGTGCGCGTGTTTGTCGCACCGGGCACGCTGCGCCTGGATCACTATGCCGCCATCCGTCTTGGACCTGCTGACGCGTGGCCCTACGACCCCGTCGACTATTGGACTTTTCCATAGCCGGGCAAAGACATCGAGAGAGACCGCGCACAAGAAAAACAAAAGGAGAGGCAAACCGCACGCCCCGACGAGATATTGTCGTCCCTCGGTGGACACGGAGCGCGAGCGAATCCCTGGCGCCCCCGTGTCCATTTTCTTGCTCTGCCCGTTCGCTCCTTAATGCGCCCGTCGCGTGTGTGCGTCGCCACCAACAAAGAGGCACGCGCGCCCACACGCCTTTGAGCGATCGGCTCGCGACTTCATTTCCGCGACGTCCAAGAAGCAAAGAGTCTGCCTCTGTCCCCTCCGCGCGCGCGCCGCCTCCTTTGAACCCGTGACTCTCTGCCGCATCCCTCGCGCGCGCCACATTCAGCCAAAAAGAAAAGAGAACAAAAAAAAAGGAGACCCCGCCGACAAAGGCACACGAGCACCAAAGGCAGAGGGGAAAAAAAAAGAAGAGAGGCGGCCGAACCCGCACGCACGACCGACCGTCGACGCCAACCAACCACAAAGGAAACCACAGTATGTCCCTCGCACCGACCCTGCCGGCGAGTCCTGGCTGCATCGAACGCCTGACGCTCGAGCACCCCGATCTGGCCTACGTCTTTGGACCCGAAGCGGCGCGCGACCCAGCGGCACAGGCCTTTCGCGCGCTGCTGGGCGTCACGGGCGCCGGCGCCGACTGCGATCAGATCATGGCGGCGTTGAGGGCGCGCCAGGGCCAGATCGAGCAAGGCGCGGCAAATATCGCCAGGTCGACGGGCGGCGGCATGGGCTCGCTCCTGCGCCAACAGCAACGCGACGATGCCCTGATGGCAGCGTCGGCCCTGGGCGCTAGCCTGACGGGTCTGCCCGTCGGTCCGCTCGCCGTCAACGACGCCATCGACGACCTGGCCCAGCAGGCCTGTGCGTCGGGATGGGGCAATGCCACGCGCGACCAGGTCAACCTCGTCTATGACCGCGCCGAGGCACGCGGCATTCCCGGCGCGGCTGACATGACCCTCGCGCAGGTGTGTGCCGCCCTCGCGGCGGCCGAGGCACAAGACGCGGCCGAGGACGCAGAGGCGGCTGCCGAAGCGGTTGCCTCGGCGACGGTGCCTTACGGGACGGGCGCCGCGGCGCCGAGCCCGTACGCCCCGGTGCCCTATGGCCGACAGGCCGCGGCGCCCGCGCCCTGGTACGGACCCTATGGCGTGACCCAGCCGCCCCCGCCGGGCGCATGGCCACCGACAACGGCGCCAGCGCCGTCCCCTGTGGCGACCGAGATTGCCGCGGCCAACGCCGCACAGAGCCAGGCACGCGCCTATGACGATCTCGCGCGGCAACTTGAGCGCCAAAGCGAGGTCACCGCGGCGCAGGCCGCGCAGGTCGCCGCGCAGGCTGCCGAGGCCCGCACCCTGTCTCGGGTCCAACGCAACATTGCCACGGCGACGGCGGCCAATCAGCAGCAGTTTGGCGCGGTTCCCCCGCTCTATGGCAGCACGCGCAGACCCGGCGGGTGGTGAGCCTTTTGAGAGCCCGCCCCCCCCCCCCAAACCGCTTGCGCTGACAGCGCCCTTGTGTGTTTATTTTGGCGTCCATCTCGTGCCGCCACCACAAAAAAAAAGACGGCACGCCGAGCAAATTGTAACCGCGCCGCTGTGCATTCAAAAAAAAAAGAGGTTGTGACCTTTGGCCGGTGGCCATTGCGCGGTGCGCTGGCAAGACAACAAATAAAAAGAAGAGGCCGCCCGCAAGAGCACCGCCGTCGTGCCGACGGCAGCCACAAAGTCGTCCGCGCATGGGCTTTTGCCGACGGCACCCAAGGAGGATGGTCCGCAGACGCACTCGACGGCCTGGATTTTTTCGGGGCTCTTTTTCGCACAGTAAAAAAATGGGCGCATGCACATTCTTCTTGCTTTTTTTTGCGTTGCCTCTACCAGCGTGTGGCGCGTGGGCCCCCGTTTTTTTTTCTGTTGGACCGTCCACACGGATTGCGTGCCGCCCGCAGACGGCGACGCACATGCTGCAGAGGCCCCAGCCAAAAAGAAAAGAGGACCGGCCAGACAAACACAACAACCAATAAGAAAACTATATTTTTTCGTGCGCGTTACCTATTTTTTTCCCTTTATCGATGCTTTCTTTATATCGGCTCGCCGCCCTTTTGTCGCGCGGCCGGGCGCGCAAGATGGGCGGCCTAGACAAAGGGAGCCGGGCGTATGGCGATGGGCGGCAGGCCCTGCAAAGGAACCGGCGCGGAGGAGCCGGACATTGTGCCAAGACCGCCACCGACGGTGCCAAGGCCGCCGCCGACAAAGGCCGGCGGCAGGACGGCGGGAAGGCGCGATCCGGGCACGCACTGGACGATGACGTTGTCGGCGGCCTCGTCATAGTAGGCCCAGTAGGCCACGCCGGTGATGAGCGTGATCGCTTGGGCGCCGTTGATGGTGGGTCGCGCGAGCACGTCGGGACACCCGCCCGAGCGCGGGTCGCGGATGACGGTGGCACGCACGGTGATGCGCCCTCCCGCCCGGCCCAGCACGATCGACGCGTCGAGGTCTGTCGGGCGCACCGTGGCTGCCGGACGGGCCCACGCCGCCGGACCCACGCCCGCATCGGTCGCCGCCAGCACGAGCAACTGACGACGGCGCAGACCCCAAGAGTCGACTCCGGCGTCGATGGGTCCACACGACGATTCGTCGCTGTCGTCACTGTCGTCGTCGTCGGCTGCGGTGGCGCACGACCAAGACGCCGACGATGATGACGCCGTAGACGAGGACGTGTCGTCGGGTTCGGCCTCGCACTGCGGGGTCGGCAGGAAGCGCAAAGTGCCCGGCGGGACAAAAGCGCTGCACGCATCGGTACGACGCGACGACCGCTCCGACGCCGTGCACACGTGATAGTGCGCGGCGATGGCCTCGACCACGCGCGGGTCGACATTGACGGCGCCTCCCACTGCAGCCTCGTAGGCGGCCACCTCGCGGTAAAAGCCCAGGCCGGCGGCGGCGCCCACAAACTGCTGGATAAAGACGAGCGGCGATGTGCCGAGGGCGTTGCTGTTGTTGTTGTTGTTGCTCACGGCAAAGGCCGAGCCGGCACGTACGTAAAACGAGGCCGTCGCCGTAAGCGGATAGGCACGCCCGTTGATGGTGATCGCGCCGCTGCCCGACACGCCCACGATGTTGACGTCCGACCCGCCAAATGCGAGAGTCGGCTGTGCGCGCGCACGCAGCGCCACGAGCGCCGACTCGAGCCGGCAGCGCGTGTCGACGGCGCCGGCCAAGAGCGTGTAGGTGGCGCCGAGCGCGCAAAAGGACTCGGGCACGCCGCCGCAGGGCGAGTCAAACACGCCCGGCGCGACGACGACGGGTGCCGACGGCCGAGGTGCACGCCCTTTGTGGTCGCTGCGTGCCGAGCACGGCCGCCCAAATAGGGCATGGGGCGCGTCGGGTTCGCACGGGCGCACTAGAGGCTCGGCAATCGTGATCGAATGGGTCTCGACGACGCCGTCCTTGCGCGTCGGGTGCGACGATGATTCGTGGCTGTCGTCATCGTCGTCAAGAGGCTCTTTGTCGCAGTGCGGGCCGCGGTGGTGTGTGGTTCCCCGGTGACAGGCGCGTATGTAGACCGGCGGTTCGCGCGACGCCTCGGTCGTCGTCACGTCGACGTCGACCCAGTCGTCCGACGTCCCGTGGGAAAAGGCCGATGTGGTCGACGACGCTGCGGACCACGAGGGCGACAACGCGACGTGCGGATTCGCACCGGTTTCGCCGCGCGTATAGTGGTTACCGACGCGCGGTTGGTGGCTGGCATCGGTACTGCTGGCGTCCTGGCTGTCGCTGTCGGCGCGATCACCGTCGTCGCCATTGTCCTGATCACTGTCGTTGGTGTGGTCGTCGCCATGTTGCGGCGTCGTGTCCTCTGATCCGGTGATGTAGCCTGCACAGCAGGGGCAACGACACCCACTCGCAGACGATTCCTGTGTGCCAGTAGTGCCACCTGAAGAAGCCTGGCTCGTGGCGTCGTCATCCTCGTTGTCATCATCGCCGGCAGCGTCGTTGGCGTCGCTGTCGCGCTGGGTGTCGGCTGTCGTTGTGTCCGAGGCATCGTGGCACTGGTGGCCTTTGGGTGCGTACTCTGCCGACGCGCCATCGTCGGTCGTGTCCGATGCGCCACCACTGCCATAGTTGAACGACGATGACGAGCCCCGAGAGGAATCGTCCGTGTTGTCGCTGTCGGTGTTTGCCGCCACAAGGACCGGCGCCGACGGTTGCGTCGACGAGTCAACACTGCTGTGGTCGCCAGACGAGGACGGCGAGCGCGCCAACGCTCTATGTTCTTGCCACGGTGCGGCCGTGTTGTCGCGTGTGGTGTCGCGCTGTCCGTCGGCCGCGACGCTGCGGCGCGCGTGCCACTTGCCGCGGTGGCCGGTCTCGGTCTCGGAAAAGGAGCCGGCGGTCGTGTCGTGCGACGACGTCCACGGATCGTCGCGCTCGTACGTCTCGGTGTCGGTCTTGGACGATGTCGGAGCGACGGCTGCCGACGGGGCAAGCGAGATGCCACGCGCCCACGGGTCCGAAGCACGGTTGGTGCGGTAGGCCTCGGCGTCGGTCTCGGCGTCGGTGGGACGGCGGCGCGCGCCGGTTCGGCCCCTACGTGCGCTCTTGTCCCGGATGCGCTCCTCCTTTTTCTCGCGCCGCTTTTTGGTCCTCTTCTTGTTGTCCTTTTTCTTGGCCTCGTCGTCCTTGTCGTCGTCGTGAACAACAACGACGTCGCTGCCTTTGTCGTCGACGTCCTCGCGAGTGATGCGCACCGAAGAAGAAGAAGAGTCGTCAAAGACATAGGTGGGCAGCGACGACAGGGTGGGCTCTGAAGTGAGAGGCGCGTCCCACCCGCACGACCAATTGGACGCCGTTGACGACGATGACGACGACAGAGACGTCGAGGGCAAAGGTGGCGGCACAATGCGCTTGGCCGTTCTTGTCGTCGTGGTGGTCGTGGTGGTCGTGCTGTAGGCGCGCTTGCCGTCGCTCGACGAAAAGGTGCTCGTGTCAGTGAGCATGGAGCAACTAAAATCGTCGTCGTCGTCGTCGGTTCCGCCGTCGCATGTGACCGCGCGGCGGCGCCTAGGTGGCGGCGGGGGCGACGGATCCGGCGCGTGCGTGGCCGATCGTTGTCGGTGGCGCCTGGTCATTGCGTCCCCTTTTTTTTCTCTCTCTCTCTCTCTCTGGTCCTGCTGCTCGCAAAGGTTTTGCTTGCGGCGTGGGACTTTTCTGTCACTGCCAATATCTGTGTCTGTGTGCGCGGACGGGTGGATCGGTAGCGGCGGCGGCGTGTCGATCTGTCGCAACCGCTTCTCCTTTTCTCTTGGGGCATCCTGTCTTGCGCGCTCCGGCGCTCTCATGTGGCCAGGTGCGCGCCGGCCCGCACGTGAGACGCGAGAGCACAGTGACCGTCGGCTCCGCCGCCAGCGGAGCGTCAGGCAACAAAGAGGAAGGGAAAAAACACCAAGCCAACGCAACGGTGGGACGTCGCACGGGCGGCGGGCGCCAGTGAGACTGACGGCGCCGACTACCAGTACCGCCGGAACCGCAAGACCAAAGAAAAAGGCGTGGGTCGGGGCGAAAAAAGGTTTGGTGGGCAGAGGAAAAAATTACAGCAGGCGACCAGGCACGAACCCATTGTCCCTAAAAAACTCTGCTGCGCCCAACCCCACCAGGGAGACGAAAGAAAAAGTTGCTGACAGGAGTGGAAAAAAATGGGGCCGTCCACGGGACACGTCAGGCGTGCCGCCGGCCTCCACACACGTAGAGACCACAGAGACAAAGAGACAGCAGACGCCCTCTGATCAGACCGAAAAGGCGGCGACGACGACGACAACAACCAAGAGCGACCCCATCTGTTTGAGAGAGGCACCGAGGAGACGGGCAAAGCGCCAAAGCACTTTTCGCTGTCGGTCGATGGCACCTTTGCAGGAGATATCGAGGGGCTGCGCGCGCACATGCGCAAGCGACCCCTCGATAAAGGCCCGTCGCATGCGAGCCACAGATCGAGCGACAAGAGGCGATCCTCATTTTGTGCGCGCGCGCCTAGACGACCACGAGTTTGTAGATTGGGGAAAAAAAAAGGTCGCAAGGCAAGAAAAGAGAGGGATCAAAAAAAAGGAGTGTCACCAAAAAGAAGCAAAGAAAAGGCCGATCCGAAAAGACCATGCGTCGCGACTGGTGGTGCACAACGGCTAGCCGAACGGCCAAGAGCCGAGTATCCATTCCGACCCGGCAGAGGCGTCGACAAATGGAATCTGCGCGCGCCAGTTGATCGGCTAGCCGTTGCCTAGCATTGGTCGCGACGCCATTGGTCGCTGCCAACGGGTGCCTACGGGTGGGCCGCACAAAAAAGGCGGGGGAGGGTATGGGGCGCCTTGTTGCGGGTTGCTGCTGCCGCCGCCGTCGGGTCAGTCGCCTTTTTTCTTTCTTTTTTTTGTGGGGTTGCGGTGGATCTTTTGTCGCCCTTTCTTTGTCGGCGCTCACAGAGCACGCCTTGCAAAGGTCTCTTTTGATTGGCGCTCCCATTTTGTTTCGGCCTTTTTTTTGGCCGTTGTGCCTCTCTGCCGTCTCGGGTCCAGGCGCTGCGGCAAACAACTGCTCGGCGGCGCTTGCGCACAAGACAGCACGATCCCACCGAGGCGAAAATCCATTCGACGAGGACGCAGAGTAGTTGGGCACGGCGCGCGCGTGTGTGTGTTTGGTCGCACAGCAGCAGAGGACCGAGAGCAGGCGCACACTGCGGCAAAGAAGAAATCAAAAAAAGCAAAAAAAGCGACATCATCGCCAAATTTTTTGTTCTCCTAGATCAAGGACAGCAGGCAGCGATGGCGACGGGACAGACGACGGCCCACGCCAGAGCAGACAATGCGACTCGGGCCGGCGTATGGAGCAGACGTCCAAGGGCGCGCCGCACGCGCCAGAGGGCATCGCGCTGGCGCCAACGGGCTGCTACATCAACGGCGGCGGCGGCGGCGACGACAGCAGCACCGGGCGCGACGGGCACCAAGCGCTCGGCGTGCCGCATCGAGAACGCAGACCCCGAAGCCTCCTTTGACGAGGGCTTCACGATCGACGCGCTGTCGATGGACCGCGAGACCTTTGCCGCAGCGGTGCCACCCGAACGGCGCCTCGTGGTGACGGTGGCCACGGGCGGCACGCGCGTGGCCTTTGACGTGGTTGACGTCTACCGCTGGCTGCGCGCCAATCCCGACGGCGGCATTTGCGGTCCATTTGGTCAGGTGCCCATCGATCAACAACAGCGCGACGAGATCCTGGGGCGCGCCGAGCGCCTCCTCCCCAAGCGCCAGCGCGTGGCCCAGGAGGCGCACTTTGACTATGCGTGGCACGACAATGGGGCCGATCTCCACTATCACGAGCCGCCATCGGGGCCCTATCTGCGTGAACGCGTCGCGGTCGGCGACCACGAGGGCGTCCTCTACTGTTTGAGCGCGCTGGCACCGGGCGACGTGCACTCGGCGGAAGAAGCGCGCGCACTATTGGTGAGCGCCGCCAACGCCTCCTTGACGACCATATTTGAGCGCCTGGTTGCGCACGAGCACGTCGGCGGCCTCTTGGGCGTGGCCGGCCTGGCGTCGCTGGTCGGCGAGATCGGCCACATGCGCACGCCGCGGCTGGACCTCCTCGTGCCGGCGTGCAGAGCGCTCGCGCGCACAGCGGCCGCTGTCCACGATACCGCGGTCGCAGCGCACCGTCTGAACCCGACCCCCCGAGAATCGGCCAGCGGCAGCAGCGCCAACGACAACGATAATAATGGGGATAGTGGTGGCGATCGTGACCTTACCCTCACAGCAACACCACGCGGCCGCCGCGCGGGCAATGGCAGAGACAGTAACAACAACAACAACGATCGAGTTGTTTGGAGAGACGAGGACGAGGACGCCAGTGCGGATCCGCTCGACGACACGCGCCACGATCACCAATATGCTCGCGCCCCAGAAGATATTGTGGCGCGCACGGCACGCCGCATTTACCGGTCCCTGTGCCTGCGCGTCGTCCAAGAGGACACCGACGACGACAGCAGTAGCAGTAACGATGACGACAAAGACAGCGGCAGCAGCGACGACGATGACGACGAGGTTAGAGGCGGGCGCAGGCGTACGGTGACGCCGCCCGATGCGGGTCGTGTGCCCAACCCATACTGTTCGGCCGCGGTGCGCGCCGTGTACGAGGCGACACGCGTGGAACCCGACCTGACGTGTCTGGCCACTGCCGTCGATGTAGGCGCGCGCGACCTATTTGATTACATGCTCGGCGTAGCGACCTCCATGGCGCCTGTGTTGGCAGTGGTGCTCGCGCGGCACGCCATTGCCACGGGTTGCGTGCGCAGCCTGCGCCTTGTCATGCACCACCGCGCGCACACATTGGACGCCGCCGACCTAGAGGCCATTGCCGAGGCGGCCGCTGCCGTGGCACCGCCCACCGGCGACCTCTTGGCCGCGGTCGTTGCCGTGTGGCGCCGGCGCGCGCCCGAGCGACCGATTCGCGCGCCGCCGGCGTGTCCGAGGCGCATGCGCTTTGAGGACTAGGGCGCGTCGTGCGCGCGCCCTCGCTCGCCGTCCTCTTTTTCCCTTTTTTTTCCTATTGCGTTTTTTCTCTTTCCCTCACAAAAAAAAAGAAACTGTCTTGCGTGGGCGATGGTGGCGCAATCTTTTTTTTGTGTGTGCGTGTGTGCTGTTTCTTTGTTTGCGCGCGCACGCGCATCCCACGACCACCGCAATCGACGGCAGCGGCCGTGATAAAAGAGAAACAGTACGCCGTCGGCAAAAAAATCGGCGCGGCACGCGATGGTGGCGCGAGGGGCAGCAGCGCACAAAGGACGAGCGAGCGCCTGCCCCCAAGAAAAGAAACACGCACAACTCTGCACTGAAAGCAAACGGAACAGGAAAAAAAAAGGAAAAGAGAAACAAAAAATGGATCCAAAAAAAAGGAGGGCTGGAGCCTTTGACCGCGGGTAGTCGGCCGCGGATCCCCATCGGCAGCGGCGGCGGCGGCGGGCGCTTTGCGCGGAGCGCCTGCCTCGTCGGCCGAGGCGCGGAATGGCGCACGCATGAGGCAAGGCAGAGAGCGCAGTTTGCACCCGCACCGCCCACCCATCCGTCCACCGCGCGCCGCTCAGCCACACCACCTCCCTCCCGCGACCCTCTGACAGCACGTACGTGCGCGCTGCCGACGTCTCCCCCTCCCCCGCGTGTGCGTCTCTCTCGCCTTGTGCGCGCGTGTGCGTGTGCTCAACTGTTTGCGTGTGCGTGCGTGCGGTGGGGGGCACTCGTGCTGCGTGCGTATCCGTTCGCGCGCGCCAACAATCCCCCGGCACCATCAGTAAGCACAGCAAAAAAAGCAACAACAACTGCCGCAGCCCGCCATGACGCGCCATCATCGCAAGCACAACAAGAAGCACGACAAGGAGTCGTGTTCGTCGTCGTCGGACTCGTGCTCGTCGGACCTCCACCTCGACAAGAAGCACCGCCGGCACGAGGACAAGGACTGCTCGGAGAGCAGCCGCTCGTGCAAGGACCAGCACAAGCGCCACCGCAAGAAGGACAAGCACGACAAGTCCTACCACAAGTATGACAAGTGCTCGTCCGACTCGCACTCGGAGAGCGAGTCCAAGCACCTGAAGAAGCGCGACGCCTGCAAGGACGAGAAGAAGCGCGACAGCAAAAAGTGCGAGGACGAGTACCGCAAGGACGACGAGTACCGCAAGAAGGCCGAGTGCGATCGCCACCACGACAAGGACCGTCGCGAGTGCGCCAAGAAGGACGAGAAGGACGTCAAGCGCCGCGACAAGAACCACCACAAGCGCAAGAAGTTTTACGTGCGCAAGTTCTACGAGAAGAAGTGGTGCGAGGACGACCACAACTCGGAGGACGAGCGCTGCTACCGCAAGGACAAGCGCGAGTGTGCCAAGAAGGACCACAAGCGCGACAAGTCCAAGAAGGACCTGTGCCTCAAGAAGCACGACAAGAAGCACCGCGACCGCGAGGCCCACAAGAAGCGCGACCACCGCGACGCCAAGCGCGCCTCGTGCAAGGCCAAGGACCATCACTACTCCAAGTCGGACGCCTCGCACGCCGACAAGCACGTGCGTCACGCCAAGGACGACCACCGCGAGTGCAAGGACGACAAGGACGACAAGAAGCGCGCCTCGCACAACAAGAAGAAGCACCACAAGAAGGACGACGACTGCGACGACAAGAAGGTGAAGAAGCACCACGCCAAGTCGCACCAGAAGCGCCACCACAAGAAGGACCACAAGAAGAAGGACGACTCGTCTGACTGCTCGTCGTCGTCTTCGTCCGACTCGTGCTCGTCGTCTTCCTCGTGGGACTCGTGCTCGTCGTCGTCTTCGTCCGACTCGTGCTCGTCTTCCTCGTCGTCGGACTCGTGCTCATCGTCGTCGTCCGACTCGTGCTCGTCTTCTTCGTCGTCGTGCTCTTCGTCGTCGTGGTCTTCGTGGCCGTCGTGCTCGTCGTCTTCCTCTTCGTCTTCCTCTTCGTCGTCTTGCCCGTCGTCTTCATCGTCGTGCTCGTCTTCGTCGTCGTCTTCGTGCCCCTGGTCGTCGTCGTCGTCTTCGTCGTGCCCTTCATCGTCGTCTTCGTCGTCGTGCCCTTCGTCTTCCTCGTCTTCCTGCTCGTCGTCTTCCTCGTCGTCGTGCCCCTGGTCATCCTCGTCTTCGTCGTCGTGCCCTTCGTCCTCGTCGTCGTGCCCCTGGTCTTCGTCGTCCTCGTCATCGGGCTGCTCGTCTTCCTCCTCCTCGTCCTTTTGCCCGTCGTCGAGCAGCGGCTTCTCCAAGGGCTGCCGCTGGCACTAGGCCGATGGCGCCATGCACACGCCGCGCGCCCACACCCGCCGCCGACCGCATCGCCTGCTCTCCCGTCTGATCCCAATAAAATAGCCCCATGCGTCCCCTTTTTTTGCGCGCGCACCGGCACCGCCCACACTTTTTGCACCTTTCTGGCTTTTTTACGGCACTTTTTTCTTTTTGCCTTGTCCAGCCAAGCGCGACACAAGCCAGCGGCTCACTCTAGCAGAAAGCGTGGTGGCTTGCCAGGGCCTTTGTTCGTGGGACTGCATCTGTGTGCTGGCTGAGCCTTTGCATCACGGAAAAAGTGCACAGTAAGAATCCAAAAAAAAAAGGAAAAAAATGCAAACGGAGATGTGCGGTGGACGGCTAGGACGCAACCATCAACGGGCGTGATGTCAGCGTGCCCTGTCGCCCTGGCCTGCAGTCGACCTCGCCAGCGCGTGTCCAAAAAAAAATGGGGGCAAGGCAAAGAGCACCGACCAAACCGAAAAAAAAAGACCCAGTCCAACCGTTTGATCAGTAAGGAGACATTTGACCGCAATGACTGCGCCTTTTGCTCTTCGCCTAGCCCGTTCGTGTTGGCACAAAAGAAAGGCGGAAAAAATAAGCGCAAGGCCATGCCACCCGACGAGGCCGTCAGGCTGGCGCGGCAAAGTGTGTGCATGTATATTTTGAGAGGCCAGGGACAAGTCGCTCAACGGCGCGGCGATGCCGAGAGAAGAGGGAGCACTTTTTGCGCCTGGAGCGCCAACGGGACGATATCGATCTCGAATGTGCGCACCGGTCCAGCGGCCTGTGGGAAAAGAAACAGGTGGCTCCCTGGCGACATCTCGCTGATGTAGCGCGCCGCATCAGGGAAAGCAGCAAACAGGTCCAGATCGGCGCACCCCGCGTCCACAAGAGATGACTGTTCGTCCTCATCGTCATCGTCGCTATCGCCAGTGTCCAGCGTAGACACAATGTATGCGAGGGCGTCATTGACAGCGGACCTCGTGGCCACGTCGTCGATGATGGGTTGAGTGGCGGGAGCGTCACGCGGGTCCATGGCCGCCACGTAATAGCGAATGTCCTGTGGCAAGGGTGACGTCTGGAGGTAGAGCCGTGGCCGATAGTCATCGTCTCTCGCCTGCACGAAATAGGCGGTGACGTCGCCGAGCATGTCACTGTTTTGATCGCCGTCAATAAAACTGGCGTAGGACACGGGACCCATAAAGGTCATGCCCATGGCATGAACGAGGTGGTAGATTGCGTAGCGCGCGCATTCAACGCCTGCATAGTGCGCCGCTGCGCGGTTCCGCAAGGCAGCGGCAACGTCGAGAGGCGATAGAAGGGCCCCGTTGTCTCTTGCAGAGGCCGGGAGGAACTCTGCCGTGTCTGGCGCGACTAGGTCTCGTGGTATAAAGCGACGAGCGCAAATACTGCCGAACGGCCCCTGCCGACGGCACAGGTCGACAAGGCCCGACACGTTGCCCCTGGCCATGAGGTCAACAACGCGAGCCATGGGGTCGATGGGGAGTGTGTGAGGCGTCGCCATGGCTCTTTTCTTTTTTGGTGTCGCCTTTTTTCGTTGTCGTCCCACGAGGCGACGACCTGCGCCGCCCTGCACCATCTCGACGTCACGCGGCCTTTTGCAGGCCAAACACAGCGCATCGCCGGTTGCGCATGTTGCTTGTCTTTTTTTTTTGACGCAAAAATGTTGGGTTTTTATGGTCGCGCACAAAAGGAGCGCCACTGGAGAGGTCAGCGCGGATAACCTCCAACAGAACTATGAGTGTCCGAACGGAGACTTCCAGGCGACAAGGGCCTCCTTGAGAGTGTCGTCGCAAGCCAGCCAAAAGTGCGAACCGCGCCGTCCGGTCTTGATAAAGCGGGCAAAAGTGTCGGCGGCGGCCTCGGGATCGCCGCAGAGCACCTCGCACTGATAGAGGCCAATATCCGACGAAAGGCGCGCCAAAAAGGCCCACGCGCGCTCGATATCCCGCTGGCCGTTGTTGCGCGTGAGGATCGCCTCCAGGGCCTCGGCGTGGCCCTGCGCGTGTGCGCCCCGGCGGTACCATGCGACGAATCGACCGGCGATGCCGTACGGTGTCGGCATCATGTTGGTGGCGTCGCGCCCGACGACGCTGACGTAGCGCGCATACATGTGGTTGTACGGTCGCGTGGGATCCTTCCAGTCGACGGGGCTATTGTACTGGGCCTCGGGAAAGATGTCCTGCATAAAGTCGGCCAGCGTGGCGCAGAGGTCGGCCTGGACGGCCACGCGCGCGCACGCGTCAATCACGTCCAGGCCGAGGGTCTGGCGGCGTGGTATCTCCATGCGCTATTCTGTCTCTCTCTTTCCTTGCGCCCAAAGTGTGTGTTGTGTGTTTTTTTTGCTTGTCGATCCTTTTTTTCCGTCTGCGCCGATCAAAAAGGACGACGATCCAGGGATGTCGCGGTACGGGTGTGCTTGGTGGCTCCAAAAAAAAAAGAATTTGCTTTGCCCCTTTTTTCTCTTTGCTAGGCGGCGCTGTGCCCCGACAACTTTTCGCTCACTGCCCACGAATCGATTGGCGCGGTGCGTGCGACCAATCCCCGACCAAGCGACGCCGCATCGAGCCCATTGTCGGAATGCAAAGCAACACACCGAAAAAAAAAGGGAGAAGGAGGCGCGGCCTCAACGGACAGCACTGTCGCCTTCTTTTTGGTCATTTGGGGCCGCCTTGCCTTTTCGCCGCTTTTATATTTATTATTCTTTTTACGGTACGCCAAAAAAGGTGCGGCGCTGCGCAAAAAAAGTGCACGACGGCGGCAGCAACGCTCACGTCAATCGCTAGAGAGAGTTGGTCGCCAAGCCGCGCGCCAGCAACGATTGTTGGCGCAAGTGAACACGACTTTTTTGGCTCTCTCCGCTTGGCGGACCGTCTCGCTGGCAGCGCCCTTTTAGAAAAAAAAAGTGACGATCGGGGCTTGTCGTCACGCGCGCGTGCACATCACAGAGCAGCCGCGCCCTTGGCTTGCCCCGACTAGGGCGACGTGGCGCTGGCCAACGACGAGCGGAGAAACGGGTCCACGGGCAAGAGGTCGACGATGGTGCCCACGTCGACGCTCACCGTGCACGTCGTCGGATCATAGGGCGATGCGCCCAGCGGGAGCGGCCATCCGACGGCCGGCAGGAGGCCTTCGGGCCGCGCGCAATCGGCGGCGGTGAGCCCCGCCGCCGCCAGGTTGGCCTGACCGAGACGCACGTCGAGCCGCGTCCACGGCCCGCCGAGGATGTCGCGCAGTGGCGCCTCGACGCGCACGGCGCCCGTCGCCGTCGAGGGCGCGTCGGTCGTGTACGAGTAATAGGCGTCGCCCTCGCCGGCGCCCGTCGCCGCCTGCGCGGTCGTCACGAGAGGCTCGTAGCGCACGTCGCGGTAGTCGAGGCGCCCGTCGACGCTCGTCTCTGGCGGCGCATACGTGACCACGAGGTCGGCACCGGCGCCCGGTCCCGAGGCGAGCCATCGCCCGACGAGCGCCGCCACGGCCTCGCGCGTCCGCCCCGCCACGGCCTCGCGCTTGTCGGCGTAGAAGCGACGCACGCGCTCCTCGACGGCGGCCGCGTCGGCGTCTGACACCGAGTCGGCGCAAAACCCCGCCGAGGGCCCATCGTCGCCGCCGTCGCCGATACCCGACAGGGCCGGATCGGCCATCATGGCCATGTGGCTGGCGGTGAGCGCTTCGGGCAGCGCGCCCAGGGGGTTGGTGTGCGTGCGGTCCGACGCGTAGGCCTGCCCAAAGGCGGCGACCAGGGCGCGGTTCCAGGCGCGCACGGCATCGGGCCCCAGGTCGGCGGGGCCGCGCGCGGCCGCCAGCGTCAATAGGACCGCCGTCATGGGCTCGGGCGCATCCCCGCCGCCGCCACGAGCGCGCAAGAGCACCCCGAGCGCACAGCGGCCCAAAGCGCGTGCCACGACATGCGGCGTGAGACCGGGCGCGAGGGCGAGCGCTGCCGGCAGCGAGTCGCCGACGACGTCGACCACGCGACACAGCGTGGCCACGTCGCGTATCTTGCCCTGGAGGCCGTCCGCGGGCGACGTCGCGGCGAGCACTGCCAGCCAGTCGCCAAAGGCCAGCGGCAGCCCGTACGCGAGGGCAATGTCAAAGAGGCACAGTTGCTCGTCGGCGTCGAGGGCCGCCGTCGACGTGATGCCATAGGCCAGCAGCAGAAACGTCGAGTCGCGCACCCGCGCGCTCGGGCGCGCACCCCCGGTACCGCACGCGAGGTCGATCGACACGGCCTCTGTGCGCCTTTCGTTCGCACCGGCGCCGACGAGCGCGCGCAAGTAGTCTGATTCGCGTAGCCCGTCGAGGGCGATCACCGAGTAAAGGGTGCCGTCGATGACGAGGTCGTAGGAGCGGGGCGGCATGGACTGCACGATGCCGCCACCGGTGCCGCCCGAGGACGGCAACGCGACAAGGTCAAACACTGTCGTGGCCTGTTGCGGCCGGCCGGGGGTCCGTCGACGTTGGCGTGCGGTCGATGCCGGCTGCGGGGGCGCCGATGCTGCCGATTGGCCGAGACCTGGCCGTGCGGTCGTCTGCGAGGCGGGATTCATCGGCGGCAGAGGCAAGGGTTTGGGGGCGGGGGGGCGTGTGCGCGCGCTCTCGCCGTTTCTTTTCTCTCGTGCGCCGTTCTTTCCGTCTGCGCGCGATGCGAGGCCGGCTACTCGCACGTCTCACAAGAGGCGCGCCGTATGTCTATGCGGTGCGCTCGCGCGGGCGGGGGGCACCGTGCAAAGCCGCTCCTGCTGCCACCAGGCTCGCCGCCCTTTTTTAATTTTTAAAGTTTCTTTTTTAAAAAGAAAAGAAATGGGTCGGTGTCAGCGGGTCGGCTTGCCCATCCTACAAAAAGACCCGTGTTTTCGGCGGCACGAAAAGGCAAGTTTGTGTGGGACATTGCAGCACCGGCGACGAGGTCAGAAAGGTGGGCCAAAAAAAAGGTGGCGACAACAAAACATTTTTTTTTGAGAGAAGCACACCAAAGGATGCGGCTCAGCGAGCAGAAAGAGGCACGAGAAAAAATGGGGCCAGACACCAACGCCTGCACGCGCGCACGGAAAAAAAAAGAGGCAGGGTTCGGGGGATGGGCGCAGTGCTTGCGGATCGGTTAGCCGTCGACTAATCCACACCAAATTGTCCAATCATAAATCATGTAAATCAAACAATCTGTCTAAAATCCAGGATTTTAGTCGTCGGTTAACCGATCCGCAAGCACCAGATGGGCGCATGCCAAAGCACACGCAGCAAGGACGAGCGAAAAAAGAACAGCGAGCGCCACGCGCGCACCAAAAAAGGAGTCCAAGTCATGATTGGCTTACAAAGGGAGCCGTCGGCAATCGCCTGCGGCCAGCCTCTCGACCGTGAGCGGCGCTGTCGTACCTTTTTTGCCTGGCTTCCGCCCCGTACACCCCCTTTTTCTTTCTTCCTTTCGTTGTGTGACCTCCCCGATCGCGATCTCGCATAGTTTATCTCACTCTCCCGCGGTCAGCGCACTGTGTGCCGCCAAGAGAAGCGTTGTTTTTGGCGCCGAGGCGGCGATCCGACCGCTGCCCGCGGTCTCGCCGTCGATCTCGCCGCCCACCTCGCCGTCTACCTTGCCGCCCACATCGCCCCCCCCCAAAATCACTCGGCCCTCTATTTTTCCCCTTTCAAGGAAAAAAGTATGCGCGCTGCGCCGTGTGCGCTGCAGGATCTTGCCCTCGGCCACACTCGGTTCTCTCCTTTTGTTTTTTTTTCTATATTTTTGCGTGTTGCTTTATTCTTTTTCATCATGTTTGTTGTTTGCGGCGGAGCGCACCGCGACAGGCAAACAAGATAGACAAAGAAAAAAAAGCAGCGCACGCACACGATGGGCCCTGCAAGAGGCAGCAACCAAAAAAAAAGGAGAAAAAGAAAGCGCCGGTGGTCCAGATGTCCCGGACTAGTCAATCTCTTCGATGCGCACCGACGACGTCAAGCCGGTGGGCGGCGACGCCGTGCGCGCAGACATAGGACCTGGCGCGCGCCGAGCCGACGGCGCTGGTGCCATCGGCGCCTCGGAGGGAACCATGCGCACGGTCACAAACGGTGCACCCACAGTGGCACCACCACCGCCCATGAGGCCGCCGAGCAGCGCATCCACCATGGAGAGCAGGCCGGTGGCCGACGAAGCCCCGCGCTGGCGACGTTCGTAGATGTCGTCGGGGTGGAGGGCCGCGGCGCGTGCGCGCTCCAACGCGGCCCGCTGCGCGGCGCGCGCCTCTCGCGTGAGCGTATGATCCGCCTCCAACTCGACGAGACGACGGTCAAACTGGCGCTGGAGCGATCGCGCGGCGGAGCGCATCCTGTCTTCGGCGTCGGCGGCGGCCTCGCGCAGGGGCGCCATCATCAAGTTGGCCTCGGCGTCCATCTGGCGGATGCGCTCCTCGCGTTCGGCCTCGTAGGCCCGCTGGCCCTCGCTCAATCGGTCCATGGCGTCGACGTAGGCCCGTCGCGCGTCGACGAGATCGGCCTGGTGGTCACGTCCCGTGCGCGACGACGACGACGACGGCGCGCTCGGTCGCGCAAAGGACACGAGGGGCGACCCCGCGGGCGCGGAACTGGCGCTGGTAGGTGCCGGCCGTCGCATATCGCGCGACACGCCGCCGAATCCGACGCCAAACCCATCGGCGCGCCGCGCGCGCCTGTCGGCCTGGCCCGATGTCGTCGGGCACGCAAAGCGCGCCGACACGCCATCTGCGTCAAGGGGCACGCTACCGCCACCGCCGCGCACACTATCGGCCATCATGGGAGCCGACACCGGCGTCCCATCAGCCGCGAGGCCAAAGTAGGCGTCGGCCGCACGCTGGACACCCCGATGACCGCGGTCGGTACTGTGCCGGCGACGCGTCCGACTGTCCTTGTATGTGGGACCGCGCTCCTCCGAGTAGAGCAAGGACGTCTCATTATTGCCGCTCGCGCCATCGTCGCGACCGTCGACTAGCCTGTCGTCGCGGCTACTGCGGCCATCGCGGTCGTAATCACTGATGCTGATGTTGCTGCTGTCGCCCCCATCGTCATTATCATCGCCGAGGGGATCGATGGCGGCAAAGGCGTCGTAGGGGGCCGCTGTCTGGCCGCGCTCGGGCGCGCGCGAGCGGCCGCCAAAGAAACCCGACGGCAGCGCAGCAGACATGTTTGTCATGGACGACATCCAAGTTGGTCTCCTCCCTTTTTTCCTGTCTCTTTTCGCGACCTACGGCGTCGGTCTTTGGTGGTCGAGTGGGCGCACGGTCCGTCCGCTGTGTCGATCTCTGTGCCTCTTTCTCTCTCTCTCTCTCTCTCTTTTTTCGACACTCTTTTTTTTGTCGTCGAGCAAGAGACAGCACGCCGGCGCCTTTTTTGCCCCTAGGGAACCCCGATTTTTTCGACGCACGGGGCGCACACGTGGTTCACGGCCAGGCGCAGTGGGCCTCGTCGCTGCTCGGCCCATCGCGCGCGCGCGGACCTACTGGCGACCCAGAGGGCGACTGCACACGCTCCGGCGCCCGAGACCAACCGCGAGAAAAAAAACAAAAAGAACACGCGGCTGCCTTTTTTGTGCGGTGGGCGACAATGCGCAACGAAAAAAAAAGGGGACGGATGGCGTGCAGAGACGACACGCCAAGAAAAAGAGATTGCCCGACAAAAATGAGGAAAAAAGAGAAAGAGAAAAACGGCCAACCTCATGCGATTTTTAGGGAAAAAAAAGAGAAAAAATCGACCAATGGCGTGCTCGATTGGCAACTTTTGCCGGTCGTTGTTTGTGGCCCCGCGCAGGGATGCGACCGGTCGCGCGACAGAGCGGGCCCGCCCAACAAAAGGCGCCACCGAATCCGCCGGATTGACGCCGCCGACAACCACGACAATCCGTCAACAGGCCATATACTCCCGGCGAAAGGGACGAGACAGGAACAAAAAAAGGCCTACACTCTGCCGAGACCAAAAAAAAGCGGAAAAAAAAGCAAGACAAGAGGAGGCGACATGCACGAGACCGACGTCGGCGTCCCACGCCACCAGCAGCCCTACGAGAGGGTCATCCTCGACGTGTCGGTGCCGCGCCTCTACATATCGGCCGTCCGTGTGTGCGCGCGCAGGAACCCAGAGCGTCACGCCCTATGGCTCGAACGCCTTGGTAGCGCCGAGCGTGCCTTGCCCGCACATCGCTTTGACGACGCAGCGACGGCCGCGGTCGATGCCTTGCACAGGCACGTCCGTGCGTACGTGGCCAACAACGAAGACGTCGCCGCCGAAGCGTCGTCCCTCATGGATCGCCTTGCGGCAATGTTGACGGCGCGCGGGGCGCAGATCATCGGTCGTGATCCCACGACAGTGCGTTGCACGCGCTGGTGGCAACAACGGCAGGACTGGATGGACGCAGCGACCACACTCGGGCGGTCCACCAGGCCGCGCACCGTTGCCGGCCTCTTGTTTGGACGCGACTATGCCGCAACGGTGCATCTCGTCCAGGCGCACGGTACAATGCAGACAGCCGCCCATCCCGCCTCGTTGGCGCTCGTCGTGCGCACGGCATAGCCGCCCGCGAACCGCCCACGTATTTGGCCGTTTATTCTTTTTCTTTTCACCCATTCCTTTTGCCCTCTTTTTGACGCAGGCAGGGACTCTGTCCAAGCCCGCGCCGACGGCCCAGCACTGAGCCGCCGTCCTTTTTTTTTCGAATGACTTTTCTCCCCTTGCCGGTCTGGTGTTTGCTTGCGGGTCATGCCAACCGCGCGAGCGCGAGCCCACAAGAGGTTCAATCTCAAAAAAAAACAATTTGGCCCTTTTTTCTCCGTCATCGTTGACAGTGACGAGACCTTTTTTACTATTTTGTCTGCCTGTTTGCACGGTGCAAAAGGGTGTCGAGGAACCCGATGCAACGGCGGTGCCGCACGCCATCATTATGCGTGTGTGTCCGGAGGGCAACCCTATGGGTGGATGTCTGCACGCACAGATCACCTAGGCGCAACGACGATTTTGAGCAACCAGCGCGTCGAGGTAGGACTCGACGTAGGCGACCAGAGGCGCCGCCAGAGCGCGTGCTTGCAGAGTGGCCAGCGTCGATGTGGGTCCCGACAGCACCCGCCCATAGAGATAGGCGGCGACGGTGCCGTCGACGGGCAGCACCGGCCGGCCGGTCGCTATCCACTCCGCGACCGTGGGCGTGTGCGGCCCAACGAGCGTCCAGCCGTGATAGGCGCCAATCATGCACGCCCTCGCGACCCCCACCGGACCCAGACCATCGAGTCGGTCGGCATCGCGCACCAGATCCAGTTCGACAAAAGTCGGCTGCTCAGACTCGGTGGCGGCGTGCTCTGCCGGGTCGACGTACGACGCATGTCGCATAATGCGCTTCAACTTGGCGAGCCTCTCGGGTTCGTCGACGAGGTGTCCCCGGTCGACCAGATACTGCGCGCAGAGCGACACGATGGCCTCGGGCGTGGTAAAGGTCATGGTCGCATAGAGCGGGTTGGCCACGTCGTGGAGGATGCACCCGAGGACGACCAATTCGGTGTCGATCGCAGTCGTAGGCGAGGAATCAACGACGAGGCCAGAGACGAGGGATCGCGCGTTGGCCACCACGCGATCTACGTGCGACATGTCATGCGCGGCGCCAAAGTGGCCCATGATACCGCGCGCCAGCGAGATTGCGCACGCGACGATGGGCCGTACGGTCGGGTCTCGGTCCGATTCTTCGGCGGCCCACGTGCCGTAGGTCATGACGGGAGCGGCGTTGCTCATGTCGCGCCTTGCTTTCCGTCTCTTTCCCCAATGGCGCAGATGGTTCTAGATTGTCTGCGCGACCTTTACCTAGGCACAGCCGTCGGTGACACCTCGGCACGCACGCTCAACGCTCTAGACGAGGCCACCACTTCCCTCCTTGCATTATCTCCCAGCCGACGGCAGCAAGGTAACCGAGCCCCAAAGCGGCCACGCCCTGCTTTTTCCTTGGCCGTCAATATCCGCGCCTGGCGCCGGGCAACGGCTGGCCAAAAAAGTATGCGAATTGTGCCGTCGACGCCCCACGCCATGCCAGGACGGACCCGCGATTTTTGAGCCGCCGGGCAGCCGTCACCCGGCGCTTTGCCCCCCACCGCCAAGGGAGGCGGAGGGGGGGGGGGACGTAAAGAAAGTTGTCACAAAAAGTCAACAGAGCATCCCAAGCGCGCGCATACAGGCCATTGTTTTGCCTCGTTGAAAAATGGCAAACAGAATGGGCGCAAGAGACATCTATCTGACGCCGGCACTTTGGGGCGTCTCCACACACACAGGCGGAACAATGGCATGTAGGCATCCATTTGGATTGCTCTGTTGGCTCCTTTTGTGGCCTTCTTATCCACCCGCTGGCAGTCTGGGGACCGTAGACGCACAGAAAAAAAACAAAACCCACGTCGTCTCGGTGCAACAAAATGCCGGCTTGCAGTCGACATAGTTGCCGTCGGCATAGACCGTGCGGTCTGGGCGTCGAACCGCCGGTCGGGCCTGCGATCAGCGCCGCCAAGCAGCAAAAACTCTTCTTTTTTGTGTATTTTTTTGATCAGAATGACATTCTTGTCGGAAAACAAAAGTGGGGTCCTTGTGGCGCCGCCTTTGCCGCAGCCGACCGAGAAAAAAATAGGCCATCGGCGACTGCGTGATCACGGGTACAGCGGCATCCAGGCGATGCTCCGCGACGACGGCACGGGGTCAGAGCCGGGCTCCACCGCCCGCACGAGTGCCGCGATGATGGCGATGATCTCGGCGCCATGGGCACGCGCGTCGCACTCGCTCACCTCGACACACAATTTGGCCCATCGATCGTCGGGTTGCGTCGTCGTGTCGATTCCGCGGTGCGTGGCGATGAGACCGTCGCGCCCGACGGCCTCTGACCGCGGCACGACGTCGACAAAGCGCGCGTTGTACATATCCCGCGGATGAGCCGATGCGCGCGAGGCGCCGCGCTGCGCAACGTCGCGCGCAGATAGGTCGGCCATGCCGGGCAGACCGCGCACCGCGTCCAGGGCGTCGTCAAAGCCGTCGCGCTTGTAGACGCCAAAGTCGACGACGACGTCGCGCACCTCGGCCGACTGCTCGGTGCGCGCGGAGCCCGGCACCAGCATGTCGACCTTGGTGGCGGCCGCCTCGACGACGGCGCCGGCTGCGCGCGGCACACACACGCCGACAATGAGGCGCACAGGCGTGGATTTTCGGTCAATGTCTGTGACACTGACGGCGGGCGAGGGAACCAGAGTGCCGGAATGCGTCTCGGCGTCGTCGCCAGACAGTACAAGCCACATGGCCACTGAAGCGGCGGCGGGCGGCGGCACGATCTCGGTCGATATCGTGGCGGCCATACCGTGTATCCATGGAGAGGCGCGCGTCGCGGCCGCCACATTGTGCATGGTCCTTGTCAGCAAGTCGTCGTCGTCATTGGCGACGGTCTCGGACGCGCGCTTTTGTTTCGTCATCACTATCCTTTTATCGTCCATCGTGTGTATTTTTTTGCGTCGCGCCTGCAAGACCAAATCTGTTTGGCAGCCTGCCTCTCTGTTTTTTTTGTGCCCTCACCAAAGCCACAGTGGTCCGGTGTCGGCACCTCGATCCGGCGTCCCTTTTGGCTTTTTTCTTTTTTGATGTCTCGCCTTTTTATGGCGCAGATCTGCGCGGCGAGGCGCCTTTTCTTTTGTAACCACGCACACACGCCACGCAAAGGAAAAAAAAAGTGGGCGAGACGAAAAGGGCCACAGACCGGAGCGCAGAGGCGCACGCGCGAGCAGAGGTCCAAAAAAAGGACCCAATGGCGTCGTCGCATGCGCACTACAGGCAGCCGGATGGCGAAATGGATACAATCAAAAAGAAAAAAGAAATAGAAAACAATCCAGAAATCATATTTTTGGTTCTTTTTTTTTCTTGCATCGACATTTTCTTCTTTGTGGCACTAGGGGGCCGTCGTGGACACGAGGCGGCGCATGGGACCGATGCGGCTGACGGCACCGCGCCGCCTCTTGGACGCCCGGCACGCCGGTTTGGGTTGCGGTTCGGGGGGCGTGAGTGCTGGCGGCGCGTAAAGGCCGACCCACTCGCGACGCTTGCGCTCGTTGACGAGGATCGCCATGAGGGTGGCATCGGCGGCGTCGTGGCGGCGCTCGCCCAACGTCGCCCACTCGCCGGCCGCCGCCACCGACCCGTTGGCGCTAATGTAGCGCGAGGCGATGGTCTCGGCGCGCACCTTGCGCTGGTCGTAGGCGCCCCAGCCGTGGCGCACGCCGATGCGAAAGTGAGCGTGCAGGCTGTTGGGCGCGAGAAAGGACACGCGCGCGCCGCCGCCCAGGGCCGCGTAGAGCAGTTGCTCGATGTCGCGCATGCCGCCGGGCGGCTGCCGCTCGACAAAGATGCGTTCACAGGCGTCGAATGCGCTGCGCCATTGCACGACAAACTGCGCCACGAGATCGGCCGTCTCGCGCCCGGCGGTCAAGTCGCCGCACGCGACAAGCGCGCCGCCATCACGGCCGTCGGCGTCTCTTGTGGGGCGTGCGTAGGTGGCATCACCAATGCGGTCAATGTCCACGCGCGCCACGCGCTCGACGACCGGATCGCTCCAGTGCCAGTCGTTGGTCGTAAAGCATAGACCCATATTGGTGCGCCCGACGTCGATGAACCCGAGCACGCGCCGGCAGCCCGCAAAGTGGGGCGACACGCAGCGCTGTTCGAGCCCAAAGAGCGGACCCGGAGGAGACTGCGACTGCCGCCGCACGTGATCGGCGCTGTCGGCCATGTTGTCGCTGTCGACATCTTCATATTTCCTTTTGTGCTTTGTGTCCGCCTCGTCCAATGGCGATCGGAGGGACCTTGTCTGATTGGACGACGCGCTCATAAAAGGGGGTGTGCCCCTGTGGCTGTCGTCATTCACCTCTGCAGCGACAGCACCTCGCCATCCGTCCACCGGCCGCATTTTTGCTCGTAGTCTCTTTTTTTTTCCTCCCGTCTCCTCTGCCTCTTGCGCCCATCGCATATTCCTTTTCTTTTCCTCCTCCACAAACACACAGTTTTTTTGGCGTCTAGCGGTCGACGTTGTGATCGCAACACGTTCTTGTGCGCTGTGCCAGACAAGTCCGACCCACGCCATCGGTCCAACCGACGCGACTGTCCCGTACGGAAAGAAAACGACAACAACAAGGGAGCGGCAAAAAATGAGCGACGCCGTTGTGCAAGATCAGCAACGCCATCACAGCGGCGGCACGTGGAGGGCGCGTGCGGCATCGGCTGCGCTCTGTCTCATGGGATTCGGCTCATCGTCGTCGCCATCAACGCCAGACGATGACGCGTCGCGTCTGCTTGTCGACGGACGCGGCCGCGACACGTCTGCTCGTCAAGCGACAGACGGCGCTGACGTGCGCGAAAAGCGCAAAAAGAGAGCCCAACGTGCCCTGCGCGACTGTGGCCTCGACTAGCCCCCCCCCCAGACCAGCGAGTGATCCAACACCTTCACCATAAAAATTGAACCGATAAACTCGTAATTGTAAAAAAAAGTGCAAAACAAAAACACGATTGGAAAGAGCACGACATGGGCAGTTTGGGTTTTTGTAGACAGGTTTCATTTTTTCGATCGCGCATTCGATGGTACCGGCCGAAAGCCACGATGTCAGCCTTTTTTTCCTGCTGCTGCCTCTCTTTTGGGCGTGCAGCGGACGGGTGCCCGTGGTGAGACAGCGCCAGTCGTGTTGCCGTCCTGTCCCCCAGGGACCGTCCCTCGGGGGCCACGACGGGCGCCATCGTCTGCCGGCGCACCCGCGAGACGTCCCGCCTCGCGCCCCCACGTAGAAAAGGATGTATGCCGTGCACGCAAGTCCCGCCGGTCGTATGGCGGCTCCAGCGCGCCATCGCCGTGCCTCCTTTGGACCCATCCCCGTTGGCGCCGGAGGACAGACCACGGAGCGCGACTTGGCCATGCTCGGAGCGCGGCGGCGGCGCGACTCGCTCGGTTCGCTGGCGTCTCCGTCGTGGTCGTCGCTAGGCCGGCCGCAGCCGGCGCCCGGCTCGCCGGCGTGGACCGCGGGCCTCGTCCCCGCTGCCCCCGGATCGCCCTTGTGGGGTCTGGCCACGCCGACGCCCCACGTCGCATCGGCAGCGCTGCCGCAGCAACAGCACGACCCGGCGGCATTCAAGGCCGCCGTCGATGCCTACATGACGAGTCCCACCTACGACCGATTCGTCGAGTCGCTGTGCGCCGAGGCGATGCGCGCCGTCGACGACCGCATGCGCGGCCTCGGCGAGGCGCGCGCTACAGGCGCCCGCGTGCGCCGGGGGTCGCGGGATTTGCACGAGGCCGGTCCCGTTGCCGTGCCGCGCGCGCCCGTGCCGTTGGCCATATTTGACGTCGACGATACGCTCCTGTCGTCGCATCCGGGTCGGCGGCACCGCTTCGCGGCGCACCTGCTGTCGGCCGGCACACGCATGCCGTCGGCTTACCTGCCGCCCCTGGATCCCGTGGTGCGCCTCTATCGGTCGCTCCGTGCGCGCGGCATACGCACGGCCATCCTCACGGGCCGCCGATCGACCAACGAGGCCGTCACGCTGGACAACCTGCGGTGGGCGGGCGTCGACGGATGGGACCACGCCATCTTTCGCGCCGTGGGCACACCCGAGCAGCACATAGACGCCGTCGACTACAAAAGCCGGCAGCGTGCGCGGCTCGCCGCCGCCGGCTACGAAATCGTGGCCAACGTGGGCGACCAGCATTCGGACCTCCACGGCGGCAACTCGGGCGTCGCCGTCAAGTTGCCCAACCCCATGCACACCATACCCTAGGACCGTGCTTCTCCCGCGCGCGCGCGGCCCCACCCCTCTGCCAAGTTTCGTCGCCAAAGAGATCCGAGCGCTCGCCCCCAAAAAAACGGCAGACAAAAGAGCAGAGACATAAAAAATACGAGCACAAAATTTGGGCGGCTTTTATGTTTTTTTCCTCGTTTTTTTCTTCTTTGCCGCTCTCTCGGAGCGGAGCGGCTCGCGTCGGCTTTGCCCCACCCGCCGCCGTTGTCCCTTTTTTTAATCGGGGCGCTGGATGCCAGGTTGTGTCTGTGTCTGTGTCGGTAAACCGATTTATGGTTTGGGCCCCGTTCCGTTTCTTTCGCGATCAAGCGCACCACACTAGAGAAAAAACCCCTACAACGGACGAGAAAAAGCGAATTGCCTATCGACCAACCAGAGGGACAGAGCAGAGAGCCCAGACAAAAATGCAAGGGACGCCGAAAAGGGGCCCGGCGACCGGACCAAACCAAAAAACCCCCCAAGTAAAAAAAAAGACCGACGACCATCAACTAGGCGGCAGCCCGTCACTGGTCGCAAGTTTCTTTAGCAAAAGGAAAAAAGAAAAACCGGGCCGGGAACGGCGGGGGTGCAAGTGAGAGAAGAAGAGTTTTGAGGCGCAGAGCAAAAGGGCCCACGCTGCGGCAAAGCGGAAACAAATCTCAAGACGACGCGGGGGCGGTCGGCGCAATATCAGTGTCGGCGCTCGATGGCGGCGGCGGCGGCAGCAGCGCGTTGGCATCGGACACCGTCCTCGTGTGGGTGGGGATCAACTCGGAGCGCACGTGCTCGCAAATGTCGGTACCGCGGATGAGAAAGTTTTCGCGCACGCGGTCATAGTCGGGAAAGGGCGCATCGTGGCCTGCGGGCCCGTTAATGAGAAAGGCGTCGTGGCGGCGCTCAATCACCTCGCCGCCTTTGGCGTTGGCGCGCTGGCAGCGCAACGCCCCGCTCAGGCGGCGGTGCTCCGACGTGAAGGTGCACTTGAACCCGCCGACAGCGAGGCGCGTGCAGGTCACCGTGACATGCCTGCGCACGCCGTCAATGGCGCGCACAGAATTGACGTATTGACGCTTGCGCATGGTTTGCGCTGTTGCCGAGGGGTCTCGGGGCCGCTTGCGCCCGGTGATACGCGCCGTGCCAGTGCCCTCTGCAGACCCGACGACACTTTGGGCGCCTGTGCTCTCGATGGTGGATACTCCCGATGCCTGTGGCAGTGTGGTGTTTGTGGCGTCGGCGTCGCTGCCGTCGCCATCGTCGTCGTCACTCGCATCGTCGCTACTTTCGTCGTCAGAGATCCCACAAGGGGCGCCGTCGACCGGTGCGGTAGGGTCTTGCGCAAGTTGGACGATCTCGGATTGATTGGGATCGACGCGAGCCTCGTTGGGCACCGGCGCCGCCGTGGGTGCGGCTGACGGGACGACGGTGGCAGCGTCGAGCGTCGGGTGTTCCTTGGGTGACGGGGGCGTGGCGGTGTGAGCGACAGCGGGCTGCATGACTTTTTTTTTGGGTTGTCGGTTTCCGGATTGGATAGCGTCTGTTTTGTTGCGGTATTTTGGCAGCAGCGCGTCAGCAAGGCGCAAACTTTTTTTTAGACAAGAATGCTCGTGTGTGTGCGGCAGCGCGGGAAAAAAGCAAAGACCCGACCAGGAGCGGTCGTCGGATCGCTTTGGCGTGGTGTACGCACCGCGAGTGTGTGGGGTCTATCCGAGCGCAGAGGACGTGGTAAAGGGCGAGATAAAAATGGGCCACAATGATCGGCCTGAGCGTCGGCGAGGTCGCAGCCGGTGATCTCTCTCAAAAAAAAGTGTGCGATCGCAGTGCGCGAGGTCTCTAAAAATAGAGGCACAAAGACGCGCGAATCGCAACAGTTTGCGCACGCGCACCTGCAACGCCCAAAGCCGGGCCTTTTACCGGCTCTGCATAGGTCGGGGACCATCCGGTGGGAGATTTACGCTGCCCTCCGTTTGGTCCCAGCGTTTTGAGCGTGCCATTTTCTTATAGGCCCGCTGCGCCTGCGTGCTGTTGGGTCGGGTTGTGTTTTTTTTCCTGGCGTCCATTTACCCGGCACTTTTTTTTGTTGTCCGCACGGGCCCGCCACCTTGGTGTCCCATATTTTTTGCGCCGGGGTCGCAGGCTGTGCATGCCTCTCTTTGGTGCATGGTGCAGAAAAGCAGTGCGTCGGTTGTCGCTGGAATAGCACAAAAATTTTTTTTCAATTTTTTATTCTGGATTTATCGACCCGCGACCGGCCGTCGCCACGGGGGCTGCGTTGGGCAGTGACGACGGCGACGCCAACCGCAAGGGCACGGACATGCACGCAGAGACGCCGACAAGAAAACACTCGACGGCGATATGTCGTCGTGTCGGTCCTCTCTGCTCGCGTCGGCGACGATCGCCCTTTTTCTAGTTGTCGGTTGTCTGGAGGCGCTGCTGCTGCTGCTGCTGCTGCTGCGTTGGTCCTGCCTCGTGCAGGCGCCCACTGGCATTGTGGGCTGACCTACATGGGGCCCATTCTTCTAAATCTGCAATCGGACAATGGGTTTGTTGTGCGCCGTGGCCTGCGCGCCTGACCCTGCCGCGCGACCAGGCTTGGTGCGCCCCACTAATGTCGAGATCCCGCGCCGTTCACCATGACGGCGCCTGACGACCACACGGCACCGTCGCATCCGACCATGGCGCACACCTATCGACGAAAAGTCGTCCATGTCGGCCGCACACCACCGGCCTCGTGGCGCTCGCTGGCATGTGCCGTAGTGGTCGAGGCCAAAGTGTGCCCTACCTTGACGCCATTGATGTGCGTTGGGCGGTCACGGTCAAGACGGCGGCGGGCTCTGTCGCACAACGGCGACCAAGTCGCACTGCTGTCGGCGCTCGACGGCGTCTTGCCTATGGCGCGTCATCTCGTCGCCGGTGCGCCCTTTTCGTGGCGCCGCATCGGCAATGAGGACCAAGGTCTTTGCTGCAATATTGACGCGCCCCTCCCACGGCCTCTTTATTATTCGGCGCGGCTTGTGACTGAAATCTATGCATTTGATTTTCTTTTGCCTGTCGCACAAAAAAAAGGCTCGAACAAAAATCGAGTGCGCCCTTGCTTTTTATGGACGACACCCTGGCAATGCTCGCTGGCTTGTCTCTTGCGCCGACCGCTGACGGGATGCGAGGGCTCGCCTGGCGTGGTCTGCGTGGGCGAGGCAGCGACGGCGCACGAACAAACGGATACCGGTGCCCACCAAGAGGAAAAAACACACAAAAGCATGGACGCGCCGCGTGTCCGACGCCGCGTAAAATGCCGTCGGCAACAACAGCGCCGTCGCGCCCAAGATCAACGTGATGCAGTGCGACTAGAAGCCTCGCATCAGGCGTCCATTGTCACCGGCGACGACGACAACGAAGGAAATGATGCCTACGCCAGCAGCAGCAGCAGCGGGATCGGCCTACTCGATCTGCCCGACGAGTGTCTGGTCGAGATTGCGCGCCTTGTCGGCATCGTCGGTGGCGTCGCGTCGCTCGGTGCACTGTGCGCAACGTCGGCGCGCCTCGCGCGCGTCGGGGGCGATGTGTGCGTGTGGCGCGAGATCTTTGCGCACCAGGCCGGCGCCCCACCGGGGATCCGTCACGATCGCCTGCGTCCGCAGGCGTGGGCCGACGAGCCATGGTCCGTGTCTGCGCGACGCATGGCGCGTCCTCTGGAAATTCTGAGCGGCACGGTTTCGCTCTCGGTGCGCAGCGTGTGGAGCGACGCCTTTGATCCGCGCGAGGGCGTCGCCGTGTGGACCATGCGCCACGACACTCATGCCGACGGTGGTGCCCAACCGGTGACGTGCCGCGATGGTCCGTTTGCGGCCGTGGGCCGTGTGATTGACGACTATGCCGCACATCGCACGCAGTGCCATGTGTGGCTGGCCGTGCCGGTCGACGATCGCGACGGACACGATGCGCCGCGCGCGCGCACCCTGTGGCGACCCCTGCGCGTCGTGCACGCCTTTAATACCGCAGAACCGGCATCGATCCCGTGGGACTGGTGGTGGGCCTTGGTCCCGCCAGGCGCACCATGCGACGAGGCGACGCTCACCGCGCGCTTCATTGTCGTCGACCTGTGGTGGATCGACCCGGCCGATCGCAGCAGCGTTGTGCCGCCCTGCGTGGCGGCCGCGCACACGCAAGCGGCACCTTCTTGGGACGGCAGCCGCGGCGCCCATCCGTGGTACACGCCCGAGTTTGCGTTGCGCCACGTCGTCGGCTGCGGGTGCCGTTGACGCGGTGCCGAATAGCCATCCACCGACTATCCTTTGCGACGCATCTCGCCTCGTTGTGTCATGCAGTCATCGACCGCCGAGTCTGACCATCACACGCCGCTGCAATGGTCTTGTTTGTCCCTGCACACTAATAACTGTGCGCTGCGCCAGACGAAAAGACGACGCAAGGCAACGGGGAGGAGCGCGACTGGCGATCACGCTTCAAAAAAATTCGGCAAGCGATCTCATCCACGAGCGCGCGCAATCAGCGGCGCCATATGCACCTGCAACCGGCAGACCGGCGGCATCCAAGGTGAGACAGCGCCAGGTTGCGTCCCCTGCGCCGCCTCGTCGGCCCTATACTGCGCCTGCACAATGGCGCAAGGCTCCACGGCCTACGATGGATCTCTTTTTTTTTATTTCGTAAATAAAGTGGTTTGCCGCGTTTTTGGTTGGGCATCGGCTAAAAAAAAGGGTGGCCTCTTTTGGTGCTCGTGAGCAAGACAAGCGCCGGCCTGCAAGGCACCGCGCGCACCAAATTGGAAAAAAAAAAGACGACAAACCCGGCACACGCCCAAAGGCCACAGCCGCGGCAGCAAAAGGCGCGATAAAAATCAAAAAAAAAAGAAAAAACAACGATTGGTGGCCTTGGCTGGACCGAGGCAAAAGGGACCCAACTCGAAAGCATAGGGACGCGCACGACGATTGTCAACCGAGTCAGTACCGAGGATGACGCTCATGGACCTGCCCGCCGAGTTGCGCCAGCACATCGGCCACTTTTTGGGCGATGCCCGCGACGCGGCGGCGTGCCTGTTGGCGCACCCGCAACTGCTGGCTCGACCTCTACTTTATTGGTTGGACAGCATGCGCCCGTCGATCCCTGTGGGCGACGTGCTAAGTGCCTCTGCGCCGCTCGACATTGTCGTCGGCCTCTTTGCCCGGTGGCGAGTCGAGGCTCTGCCTGAAATGGTGGTCGACGCGGCCATCGGCGGGCGTCTCGACGTATTGCGTTGGGTGCTTTCGCGCCTGGACGCAGCGTCGCTCGTCGACTGCGAGATACGTCATTCTCGCTCTCCGGGAGCATCCTCTTTATCAGCCGACGACGACCACCTGGACGGCGGCGACGACGACGGGCTCGTGACAACCTACTATGGCGGCGTGTTGATCGCCGCCCTCAAAAAGGCCGCCGAGCGCGACCGCGCCGATATTTTGGCGTGCCTGTTGACCGAAGCGCCGCCGCCTGGACGCGTGCCATCGCCACCGCTGCTAGACGCGATCTCGGTCGACGCAGCCGCACGGGGATCACTAGGCATTCTCGCCACACTCCACAAATGGCGTCTCGAACAAGGCCATGGTGTCTGCGGTTGTCCTGCCAAAATGGGACATGAGGCCATGCACGCCGACCGCGTCGACGTGCTCGAATGGCTCGCCGCCGTCTCATGCACAGGCGCACTGGTCTTGAGCCAGACGACTTTAGATGACGTGCCCTCACATCCATTGCCCCGCTTTACAAAGTGGGCAGTCGCAAAGTTGCCCCCCGACGTGCGCGTCGGACCAACGCGCCTCGAACGGCTTGCCGCTTCGGATTGCGTTGAGACGCTCAAGATCCTCCACGAGACAGGTCTCGGCGTGTGCTCGAAGGAGACGTTGTGCGTGGCGGCAACACACGGCAGCATCGACGTGCTCGCGTGGGCTGCGGGCAACCATCCAGGGACCATGCCGCTCGCCGCGTGGAACCCGATCGACGTGGCCATCCAAGCCGCATCGCATGGTCGCAAGGACGTCATTCAGTGGCTAGCCACGAGACCCGATGCCAACCGCGTGCTCACCGTGCCCGTGGCGCGAGTGGCCCTGGCCCACAATTTCGTCGAGACGGCCGCCGCCGTGCGCCCTCTCGACCAGTGGGACGCTTTAGCCGCCGCCGCCTCTCACAACGATTTGTACAAGGTTGCCGATGTCGTCTATCACGGTGCGCGCTGTACGACAGAGGCCATGGCTGCGGCCATGCGCTGCCGCGACGAGCGCATACTCGAACTCTTGTGTCGAAAATACGGCACGGAAATGATTCCCGGTGCCGTTGAATCCGCCGTTGGGACACGATGTTCGCTCAATTGCGTCCGCTGGCTGTCTGACGCCATTGTCTGCCGCGATGTACCCGACAGCGTGTGCGTGGCGCACCTGTGGGCCTCGGCGGCCGTCGAGTGGCCCGACGGCGCCCAGAGTTGTTGCATGTGTTTGCGCTGCAATCCCTACAATACGAATTGACCCTGTGCGACCGTCGCCCACCCTTTTGCGCTCTTTTTTTTCAAATTCGGATTTGGTAAAAAAAAAGAAAAAATCACCAAGGCAGAGAGGCCGCATGTGATGCTATGGCAATGGCCCGCGGGTGGTCGCAGATCCCGAGGCAACGGGCCGGACCGAGACCGAGGCGACCTCGACGGAAACCAAACACGCCAGTCGCGCCCTCTGGATCGTGAACAAATCGTGCATAAAAATGTGCTCAAAAACGCGAGCGCGGGCGTGGTCCCCGTCGTGAACTACCGCACATTTTGTGCACGATTTGTGCGCGATTCAGAGGACAGGGCCGACGTGCTTGGGTCCCGTCAGAGACCGAGTCGACCGCGGGCCGTGGCCGACGCATTCCCGATTGGGTCGGCCAGCCATTGACCAGCAGCGGGCCGGTGGCGATTAGCCCGCGCTCTCTTTTTTTTTCAACAATCACTGACCGAGCAAGCCAGCCCGACTAGAGGAGACACTGAAAAAAAAAAGGAGGCATTGAGGGACAAAAAAGACCAAAAGAGGCCGAGACGACACAATTTGGTAGCGCATCTTTCTTTTTTTTCTTTCTACACCAATCTTTTCTTTGTCCCCGGCGTCTGTCCAGACCGTCCCCCATACGAGGCGTCGCGCGACTCGACCAATGTTGTCGCGGCTGGCGAGTCTATGGGGTTGCGGCCCGACGCCGATCGACTATAGATACATCAACGCGGAAGATGACCGCAAAAGCGACAACGACGACGACGACATGGACACAAGCAGGCGATCCGACCTGCCTATCGAACTGTGGTGGTTGATTCTCCAAAGAGCCGCACCGACGCCACAGGCCCGGTTCCTGGTTGCGCGCGTCTGCAAGGCGTGGCGCCGCGCCGTCTTGGAAGACGACCTCGCGGCGGGGAGGACCCCCATGGGCCAAGGCGCCGAGGCCTGCCGCATGCGTCTGGCTGCCGAGGCCATGGCTGCCGCCGATGTCGCACTTCTTCAATGGACACTTTCCAAAGCGCGCGCCAGCGCGCCGTCGGATCAGGCCCACGGCCGCCTGTGGGAGCGTCTACCGGCCACGGGGTCGGTGGCGTGCGCCGAGGTACTCTACGCCGCCGGCCGGCCTCGATGCGTCGCCGGATGCCCCTGCCGTTGGAGCGCGACGTCTATCCCAGCGTGTCGCCTACGCGACATCATGGCCGACACGGCCAAGGCCGGCCATCTCGACCTCTTGCGCGCACTCGTAAAGTGGAAAATCGTCGAACGGGAAAACTGGCTCTACGCGACGGTGTGGGAGTCGGTCGTGCATGGGCGCGTCGCGGTCCTTCAACTCTTGTTTGACGAGGGCCAATTGGCGAGCCTCTTTTCGCGTGTGGGCTGCATGCCAGCGTATGGTCCCTGCGTCAAGCCGGGCCACCCACGCACGTGGGCGGATTTGGCGGCGCACAACAACAGGGTCGACGCCTTGGTCTGGCTCTGCGATCACAATGTGGACGGAGGTGATCTCGACGGCGCTCTGGTGATGGCGGCGTCCAGCGGCGCGCGCAATGCTGCCGTGTGGCTCTGCGAGAGGCACCATCTCGAAAGGTTTGCCGAGGCCCTTGTGGGCGCCCTCGTCAAGCACCGCATCGCCACGGCCACGGCCCTTTTGGCCTATGCCGGCGCCGCACGGGCCTGCAGCGAGGCCCAGGGCGAGACCCTCGCCGAGGCCATCGCCCGCGCGCGCCGCGATAGTCCCGCCCTTGACGTTGCCGCTGCGGTGCTCTTGGATCGCCTATTGGCCGCCTGACCCCCACGTAGCCTTTTGTTTTTTTTCTGCCACACACACACACACAACAGCGCGCGTCCTTTTGTATCGATAAAAGGAGGCGCTAGCATCTTTTTTTGTTGCTCTTCTCTTTCTTTTTTGTTTCGACTACGCGGCTGCCGTTCATGCTGGTTAATGGCTAACCGGCCCAATTGCGAATGGACCTCTGAAAGGAATTGAACCCGCCGACACTGTCCTCTGGGTCGTCAATAGATCGCGCACAAATTGTTTTTCGGGGGAAAAATGAGAACCCAAACACGGTAGGCTGCAAGTTTTGAGCGCAATTTATTGACGATACAGAAAACAGCGTCGGCAGGTTCGATTCCTTTCAGAGGTCGAGTCGGCCGCGGCCCGTTCTCGGTTGGTCAGGCTACGGCCCGGCCGGGCCATTGACCAGCATTAGGCGATGCGCTTAGCCTCCCTCTTTGGGTTGGTTGTCTCGGTCACGTTCCTCGTCCGTTCGTTTTTTTTTCGCAGAAAAAAAATCGGCGGCCGTCGGGCGAATGCCGTTTTTCCACTTTGAGGCGGCACACCGCCGACAAAACCGACACGCACAACAACGCACACACTGGCGAGAAGCAACCGGGCGACATTCTTTTGCCAGACAGTTTGCCGCCATGAACAGCGCACAAAGCGCCGCCAGGAAACAGGCGCGCAGGGGAATGGGTGGCGTGATGGGCGACCGAGGCCTCTGGGCTCAGGCGCCGGGCAAGGGCCAGGTGACGACGGCTGGGTGTCTGACGCGAGGTCTCACCCGCGACGGACACTGCGCGATGACGATCGTGCTGGTGCCCTACGAGTTTCGAGGCAGGAAGGCGCGGTCGGTGGGCTACGCCGAGCACGCGGACAGGCGTCGAGGACGCGAGCCGATTTCACGCGCCGCCTATTTCGACCCGCCCTTGGAGCACACGTGGTGGCCTCGCGACTCGGCCGCATGCGTGGCGATCGGCCTCGAATGCCACAACATCGCCCGCGACGCGTTGGGCACCATCGACGCCGCCGACATATCGGGCGGCCCGGACGGCGCTTCGCGCGTGTCCGATGCCGTCTACCGCGAGGCGCTGTGGCCAGCGTCTATGTGGGGCGGCCTGCCGCTGACGGCCTACGCCATGTCGTGGCTTGTGGTCGGCGGCGACAATTGGCCGCCGTCGCGGCCGTACGCGCCCACTGCAGCATCGGTACACATGCCGTGGCCCGTCGCAGGTCTCCCCGATGTAGATAATGTGCACGCCCTGGTCTGCTTTGAGCGGCTGGTCGGCGCGCGCCAGGCCGCATTGCAAGAGGCCATCATGTGCGGCCACGAGCCCTACACCTATGCCGGCATGCGGCTCATGTCGCAACGCATACGACACTTTGAGCGCCGGTTCCGAGAGTGCCACGACACTGTCAAAGGTCTCTGTACCATGCGCAAGCAACTCTATGCCAACAACGCCTACCGTTGCTGATCTGTCCTCCTCCCCCTCTCCCCAACGCATGCTGATCTCTTCTTCTCCCTTACCGCTGTCGCCTCTGCTCCTTCCTGCGTGTCGTTCCCTTTTTTTTTCTGGGTTTATTGGCTGAAGTACCTGTGTGTGCATAAAGGTCGCGCGCATGTCTCTTTTCTCTTGGTTGGCACGCGCCCAATTTTTTTCTTTTGCACGAGATCTCGGTCAACGGCGATTGTCGCCTCTGTCGCGGCTCGGTGGCTTCGTGCCCTCGGGTCGCTTTTTTGGTGCGCCGTGTGTTTGCGCCCTCTTTTTTGTGACCCTTTTTTTTTTCTCAAATGAGAGAGAGGGCCCACCGGCCGTTGCCGGGCACAAAAAAATCCGTGTGGTGACAAGAAAAAATCCGCACGGCCGTGGTTGAAAGGAAAAAAAAAAGACGACGAACCCGTGCGGCCAGAGCCGTACGCCCGCGCACTTTGGAGGCCCGAGAAAAACTGCCCGACAGCCACAAGACCTTTGTCGCTCGCGTCGCGGGCAGACTGTTTTTTTGACGGCCCTTTGCATCGCAAAAAAAAGAGACGACCACGCCGCGCACCACTGTGGCGACCGAGGAAAAGAGCAACAAAAATAGGCGTGCTGAAAGACGAGGCATCGACAAAAGCAGTGCCTTTTCCCACTGTCTTTATATGGCAAGGCATCCCATGTATTGTGTTTGACAAAAAAAGGCTAGTCGCCGACCACGTTGAGGATCACATGAACGACTTGACCGTCGACCAGGCCATACGAACCGAGATCGCGATTATCATTGTCGAGGCTCACGCCGGCACACTTGAGCGTCTGCTGCTTGGGATGCGCGCCGGCGACGTGGGCATAAAAGGCCTTGAGCGTGCGCACCGACCACGAGGGCGACACTGTGATTTCGTGTCGCTTGCCCGCCAGCGAGACCATGGCCAGGCGCATGGCGGTCGACGCCTCCACGGGTGATTCGAGCCGTGCCACGGCGATTGCGCCCGACGGCAGGGTGTGCAGCCGCGCGCGGCACTGCGGACACGCGGCGAGAGTGCGCGCGCACGACACGCACACGCTGGGCACCGAGCACCGGCACGCCAGCACGGCCATGCGCCGAGGCTGCTGCTGTTGTCGCGGAAACTCGACATCGTCGCCACCGAGGCACACACAACACGTCGGCGCCGGCGCGTTGCTCCACGCGCGAGAGGTGTCGCCCTGATCGACGGCCGGCGGTGCGACCGTAAAGGCCAAGGTGCCGTTGGGACCGACGGGGAGCGATCCCGCCACGCGTGGCCGTACAACATAGCGCCGTCCGTCAAAGCAGTCGACGATGGCCAAGGCGCGCCGCTCGCCCACCTGCACAAAGACGAAATCGCCGGGCGCGGCCGACGGCACACAAACGGTCGCTTGTCCAGAGGCCATTCTCTTTCTTTGTCTCTTTTTTTTGCTGTCTCTCTCTTTTTTTGTTTGCTTTCGTGCTTGTTTGCACGGCTGGTCGGCGCACACTGCCTTGTTGGCGTTGTGGCCGGTCGATTGTGTGCTGGTGAGCGTATGGCGCGTCGAACCAACCAATGGCGTACGACAAAGAAAAAAGGCGTTCATCGGCAGAGGACCGCAACGGAGCGGACGCCCCATTATTTTTTGTTTGGGCGGCGAGGTCTTTTTCGATTCATTTTTTTTTCGGATAAAGAGAAAACACTAGGCGATTTGTGTTTCGAGTGATCGCGTCTCTGTTCCTGGTCAGTTGCCAAAGCGGAAGGGGCCTGATCCTGTCAGCGTAGTAGTAGTATGTGCGGCCAGCGTCGAGACGGACCCCTCGCTTCCTGCGGGCTCGCGCGAAGTCGCGGTTTCGGTTTCGGTCACATAGTAGTTGGCCTTGTTGGGCGGGCTGTAGATGACGCAGAGCGTGGCGTGGCCTTGGTCCCTGGCTGCACTCTGGGCGGCAATCAGTTCTTCGTAGCGCGCGAGGTCCCTCTCGTATGCAGCACGGTTAAACATGATCCTCTCCATGGTTTGGCGGTGGTGTGTGTGCGCGCCGTTGGTGTTGTTGGCTATTGTGTATGTGACACAAGTGTTTGTGTCTTTATATACCGATGGGAGAGGTATGAGTCTTTTGTGCCGATTGGCTGCGCTTTTTTCTTCCTGTACCTGCGACGACGGCGTCGGCTGTGCGAGTTTATGTCGAGTCGCGCGCACGCAAACCCAAAGAGACATCCAAACAGCGAGAGCCAGAGCGCCGGGACAGGTCGGGCAAAAAAAAAAAGATCCGCGCCCCGGCGGCGCCATTGGACCAGAGGACGCCGCCGGTTTTCGTGCGCGCGCTCTCGGTCTCTTTATCTTGGACAGACGGCAGGGCCGACAGAAGGATTGGCTTGATAAAGCGCCTCTATGGACGACTTGCCAGACGAGATCATCGCGCTTGTGTTGGCCTCGTTGCCGTGCGCCATTGTCCGGGGCGCCGCTCTATTGGTGTGTCGGCGCTGGCAGCGGATCGCGCTAGACACGTCGGCCATCGGCAGGCGCTCCTGTCTCGACCCGACAGCCGGCTCCTGCAAGGCCAGCCAGTGTGTCGACGCAGCGCGACACGGCCACCTTGATTGTCTGGCCTATGCGCGCTCCCGAGGGCGACGGTGGAATCGCGAGACATGTCGGCGCGCTGCTGAGGGCGGTCACCTGGCGTGCCTCGCCTATGCCCGCCGGCACGGATGCCCATGGGATCAATCAGCATGCGAGAACGCAGCCGCGGGCGGACACATACATGTCCTCAAATGGCTCCACGCCAACGGGTGCTCGTGGAGTAGCCGCACATGCGATGCCGTCGCATACGCGGGACACCTTGACTGCCTGCGCTATTTACACGAGCACGGCTGCCCGTGGGATTATTGGACCTGTGCTTACGCCGCAGCACAGGGCCACCTTGATTGTCTGACCTATGCGCACGCCAATGGGTGTGCACTGGTCGAGGTCGCAGGCAAATGGGCTGCCACGGGAGGTCATCTCGATTGCATGATCTTTCTGGCCGACAAGGGCGTGCTCGCGGCCGATACATGCACGCATGCCGCCTCGTCGGGCAACGTGGCCTGTCTGGCCTGGGCGCACGAGCGCGGCTTTGCGTGGGACGCATTGACCTGCGCCGCTGCGGCAGAACGGGGGAGTCTCGAGTGCCTGGTCTATGCGCGCGACCGCGACTGCCCGTGGGATTCGGCGACACTCACCAAGGGCGTGCGCAGGGGACACGCCGACATCGTCTGCTATGCAATCCGGCATGGCTGCCCGCGAGACGATGCAGCGTGCTTGGATGATGCGGTCTGGTGCGGCAACGTTGACGTGTTGCGGCTCTTGCTCGACGCCGGTGTACGGCTAACAATTGAAGCGGTCTGCTTGGCGGCGCGCCACGGACGGCAGGCCATCTTGGCCGAGGCCCACCGACGCGGCTTTGCCGACCACCAAGGCGACGTGTGCTACGCGGCGGCCGTTGGCGGACAACTCGACAATTTGAAGTGGGCACATGAGTGCGGCTGGGCGTGGGGCGGAATGCGCACGTGCCAAGCCGCCATCGACCGTGATACGATCGAGTTGACAGAATATGTTGAACGCCACGGGTGCCACTGCGACGCGTGGCAGCGTCGCTTTGCCCCAACCAGACGGCGCCGCCTCGTCGCCCGCAACGCACCCGGCAGAAAGAGATGATGTCGACAAGCGCCTGCTGTACATGCAAGACACGTGCCGACATCGCACTGACCGCCCTCGCGGAGGGCAACATGCAGGCCGATTGAGCCCTTCAAGTGGCATTTGTCGGGTCGCCGTCCATCGTCTGCGCGTTGGGACAGAGACTATTTTTTTTAATTCAAGAATCCATTTCTCGGTAGCCGTGTGGCCTGGCACCGCCCAAGTGTGTGCGCTCGGATCGGCGCTGCAGTGGCGGCACCAACGCGCGCACGCCGGCAGAGAAAAAAAAAAGGACGACCGAATTGGACGCACCACGAAAAAGAAGGGAGATGGGCGCAGAAAAGCCCCTGGCGTCGAGTTGTGCGTGCAGTGCGAGAGGCGTGCAGCGCAAGAGTGAGGAAAAAAGAGAAAAAAAAAAGGATGGATTGTGGCAGCGCGACGCTTTTGGGCGACGGCACCGCGCCCTCGCACAAAAAGAGTGTCTGCCTTTCGTTTTTTGATGTTGCTTTCATGTTTTTTATTTCTTTTTTTTTTACTTGCCGTCCTATGGCTGCGCGCATGCGGCCCGTCGACGTCTGTCGCGACAGACATTGATACTGGCCGGCACGACGGCGGCACCACCCTTTTTTTTATTATTGTTGTTGTTGGGCGTTGGCGTCCATGACGCGCTCTAAGGACAATCGCGCCAGAGGCCCACACAGCAGGTCGGGGCGCCGGGCCTCGGCCCGACTGACGTAGTGGCCCCACAAACGGGCGACGTCGAGGAGACGCGCCGCGTCGGGCAAGATGCCCGACGCCGATGCCGGGGCCGCGCACGTTCCCTGCCATGCGTAGACGCTTGCCCAGTCGAGCACGTCGGCCGGTGCCATCCCCAGACGCAGCGGGCCCTGATAGGCTGCGGCAGCAGCGTCCACGAGCGACAGGGGCCGCTTGGCGAGAAAGACGCCCGCGCCGCGCGCCTCGACTTGGCCCTCAAACAACCGAACTGCCAGCGCGAGACGACATTCGTCGAGCCACGCACCGCTAATGTCGCCGTCGAACCAAATGTCGTCGGCGCCCGGCGGACCGCGGGCGATCTCATCATAGACAGACACTGGCACGGCAAACTTGGACGCCACCGGCAGTAGAGCGCGCCTTACCTGGGCAGCGCCCGCCGGAATCGGTTCGAGCAAGGCCGCGGCTTGCGTCAGCGCAGACAGCGCCTCGGCGTCGCCGGCCGCTCGCGCCCTTACGGCCAGTTCCGACGCCTCGCGTGGATCGTAGGCGAGCGCGCGCAGAAAGAGCGGCAAAGCGGCGGCATGGGCCTGAAGGGCAGGCGCGCGTTCGATGTGCACCGATTCGTAGGCTTCGGGATCGAGGGGCGAACGGTCGACGGGCGTGGTGACCACGGCCACGAGCGTCGCGTCGTCGCCCTGCACGCCAAAGAGGGCCACCTTGTCGCCGGCGTCGCTGCGAATCGTGACGATATAGTAGGCGGCGCCGGGATCGCACGCGCCGACAAAGGCCGAGCCGGCGGCATCGAGCACGTCGTACCACGCTGCGGGAAAGATCTCGACAGAGCCCTCGATATCGCCCGGCGCCAAGCGTGCAACCTTTTCGGCGCGCTCGGCCGCGACGCCCACGGCCAGGCCCAGTTCGTAGGCGGCTCTGACGGGGTCGTCGACGGCGTCCAGGTCCAGTTGTCGCACGTGCTCGTAGGCGCTATCGGGCTCGATGGCCGTGTAGGCGCGTTGGACGTCGACAAAGGTCGGCGGCCAGACTGTGGTGTGTTGTCGTACGGCCGCGACGGCCGTCGGATTCGAGCCGAGCGTGCGCCACAGGGCCGTGTAGGCGCGCAGGGGCACGGCGCACTCGGTCCCGTCGGCGGTCGACAGGCGCGCCCTTGCCGTGCCGCCGCCCATGGCGCCTCGGACCAGGCGCACGACCTCGTAGAGATCGTTCGCACCGGCCGTGCCGTCACTCAGGCGACCGCACAACTCGGCAACGGCGGCAAGATCGTGGCGTGCATTCCACGGCGCAGGGGACGCTTGCTGGGCAGTTTTGGCCTGCTTGCGCGCCTCTGAGGGCGGCGGCTGAGCATCATCATCAACGCTGTCGGAAAGGCGCCTCTTCATTTTGTGGGGCACTGTCGCGCGTGGGTGGCGTATCGCCTTGTTCCCAAGTAGAGGCGCCAACAAGGCGATCCAAGGCGACCTTTTTTTTTCGTCCCGCGATGCGGCCCGGTGACGGCGGGCATGGGCGTAGATCGCCGCCGTTGTTGTCTCTTCTTTTTTTTCCGTTTTTTTCGCTAAAAAAACAAAATGTGTGCACGACTTTCCGACTTGCGTCTGGCCCAGTGTTGCGTGCGTGTGGCACGACCGACCGCAAACCACACTGGCCCCAATAAATTTTTTTCGCGGCGTGGTTCTTGTCGGTCCAGGCAGCGCACATGCGAGGTCTTGTGGACCTCTGCTCTCCTATCCCATTTTTTCCACGACGGCCTGTGCGCCAATCAACAAAGGAAATCGGCATGTAAGGGCCGATGCCAATGAGGGCACACAGAAAAAAGGGCGTGCGCCTCGAAAAAAAAAACACCCGGCAGGGCGCTCCAAGAAAAAAGACGCCGACGACAGAGAGGGGCCAACGGAAAAAAGAGAAGAGGTGGATGGAATGGGTGTCGGCTTGCGCTCGACGCCGTGCTTTGTGTGGCCGGTGCTTGCGGATCGGTCAACCGACAACCAAAATACGAGATTTTTAAAAAGGATTTTTCGATTTATATGATTTGCGATTGGAGGAGTTGGTGCGGACCAGCCGCCGGCCAACCGATCCGCAAGTGCTGGTCGTGTGCGCGGGAAAAAGCACTGCAGCAAAAAGCGCCAAAAGAAAAAAAAAGGCGCTGGCGACGGGGTTGTGGCTCGGCGCGGCACGGACGCGAGAGGGCACACGCGCACTGAATCTACATGGACGACAGGGTCGCGTCGTCTCGACGCTCAGCAGCAATCCCAGCCAGCCGACCACACAAGAGTTCGGGCCGCAGGGTCTCGGCATCGTTGGGTTCAATGCCCCACCAGAGGGCCACGTCCGAGAGGCGATCAGCGCTGGCGAGACGACCCGACGTCAGGGCCGGTGCGGCACACACGCCCTGCCAAGCATAGGCGGCCGCGCGATCGAGCATCTCGTCGGGGGCCACCCCCGCGCGCAGGGGACCCGCGTAAGCGCGCGCCGCCAGGTTGGTCAGCGACGGCGAGACGTAGCCGAGGGCGGCCCGACGCGCGGCCACCTGTCCCTCAAACAGGCGCAGGGCCAGCACGAGGCGGCACTCATCGATCCACGCGCCCCTCATGTCGCCATAGTACCAGACGTTGTAGGGGTCGGCATAGGTCCCTTTGATAAAGTGTTGCACAGGGTCGGGCAGGGCAAACTCGGACCCCAGCGGCAGCATGGCGGATTTGATCTGCTGTGCGCCCGCCGGCGTCGGATCGAGCAACGCCGACGTCAGCGCAAAGTCTGCCGCATAGGTCTCTCGCTCGTCCTCGTAGGGCTCGTGCTCGTGGGGCGACGCCACCGCCGCCAAAAAGAGCGGCAACAACGACCGATAGTACGGACCGAGTGCCGCTGGAATGTGCAGGGCACCCTGCCCACGCCGGTCGGGGCGCGGCACCGGGACAAATGACTGCACCGTGGTCGCCGGCAGGGATGCCGGCACGAGGACACTGGCCACCAGCGTCGCCATGCGCGCTTGCGGCGCCACGGCAAACAGCGCCATGTGCATGCCCTCTTCGGCGTCGTTTTCAAAGACAAAGTAAGAGGTGCCAGAGTCGCAGCCGGGCAGGCGCGCGGACCCGTCAGGTTCCAGCGCCGGGTCCCAGTCGCCGCCGGCAAAGGGGTCGATAAAGCCCTCGAACGGGCTGGTGCCGGCGGCGTCGAGTGCCGCGCGCCGCTGCGCGGCATCCTCCAACGCCGCGACGAGTTCCTGCGCAACATCGCTCATTGAAAAATCGAGGGCACGCTGGGCGAGCCTGTAGACGTGCGCTCTGGCCGCTTGTGGATCCAAGGCCTCGTAGGTGCGCACGGCGTCGGCAAAGGTCGGCGGCCATCCGGCGGCGTGGGCGCGTACGGTAGCGAGGGCCGCGGAAAACCGGTCCTCTCCGAGAGTCTCCCACAATTCGCGGTAGGGTTCAACAAGCGACGCGCATGTCGGGGTTTGTGCAGGTCCTGCCGGACCCAGTGGATCCATTGGGGTGCCCACTGCATGCGTGCCCGCCAGTCCTCCGCCCGAGGCCCCGAGGGCGAGTCTCAAGGCCTCATACAAATCGTCGGCATCGGCTGATCTCTCTGATATGCGCGCACACAAGGCTTCAAGATCGGCGACGGCCGCGTCCGCATTCCACGGTCCTGGTGTGGCTCCCGTGTCATTGTCGCCGTCACCGTCGTCGCCGCCATCATCCAACCGGGCCTGTTTGTGGGTAGGCGATCCAACAAACATGGGCTCTGAAAAGTTGTCGTCATCGTCGTCATCGCGCTGTGCCAGCCCGCGCTTCATCTTTGTGTGCGCTTCTAGGAGGAAAAATAGATTTTTCCCTTTTTTAGGCACGCTCGTGAAGGGCGGCGTAGAGAGACACGCGGGCACAGATACACCTTTTTTTTTACCCATCACAAAACACAATGCCCGAGTCCACGATCGATGGCATCTCTTTGGGGGGGGGGGCAGTGGAACCGGCAGCAGCCTCTTGGCCACGCGAGAGTGGACCGCCCAGTGCTTGCGAATGACGAAAACTTCTAGAGGAATGAACCAATAGAAAAATCAAGAGTCGGCGTTGTTTGAAAAATGCATTGGACCGCCTGCTCGGGAGTTTTAGCCGTTGGCAAGCACTAAACCCGCCCGTGTCCCGCCTCCAGCGGCAGGCGCACATATCCGATTTTGCCTTTGAAGAAGAAAAACAACCTGCAAGCGTGCATTTTCTGTCGTCATTGCTTGTGTTGTTTCTTTGAAATTCTTTTTTTCTGTTGGCGTGTGCAATCAGAGACAGCGCACGTCGCGGCAGACAATGCATGCACACGCCAAAGAAAGAGCCCTCTTTGCACGACGGTTGGTTTACGGCAAGAAAAGGAACACAGGCAGGATGCGACGGATCAATCGCGATGACGCCACGTGAAGCGCGCGTCGTCGAGAAAGGCCCGCACTTGGGGCACGACAAACCCGTCGTCGTCGAGGTCGTTGTGGCTGCCACCGGGCAAGACGCGCACACGCCACCAGGCGCCCGACGCGCACGCTGCCTTTAAGCGGCTGGCGTGATGCACCGGTATGATTTCGTCGGCGGCGCCGTGGAGGGACAGCGTGGGACAGTCGATGTCGGGCACGTGGTCTGTCGTGGCAAACACGGCACGACCGACGAGCCGCCACCACGGACCGCCGACAAGGTCGCGCGCGGCATCGCGCGCGGTGGCAAATGTGCTCGCGACGACGAGCGCACCGGGTGAGTTGCCGGCACGCGACATGTCGGCGGCCAGACGCGCCGCCACGGCACCGCCGAGGCTCGTGCCCCACAGGACGATACTCTGTGCGCCGGCCGACCACCGCCGGTCGAGCGCGCAGAGGACGGCGGCGCGCGCGGCAGCATGCGCCGCCTGTTCGCTCGGGACCACGCGCCTCACTGACGACGACAATGACGTGAGCGAGGACGGGCTGTCGTCGCCGTTGTCATCGCCGATGGGAAGGTAGGGTCCGTAGCCAGGGTACTCGACGGCCATGGCGTGCATGCCCACGGCGGCCGCCAGGCGGCATAGGCGCGGGGCCGTCAGGCCGATATCCTCGGCGTTGCCGTGAAAGTAGAGGATGAGGCCGCCGGCGGACGACGCGTCGGGTCCGCTTGCCGGATCAAATGTGGTGGCGTACGGCACGCGGGCGCGCACGTCGTCGACCACCATCGACGACAAGTACATCCCGCCGGCGCGCGCGTCGCCGGCGTCATAGGACGGCGTCGTCGGCACCATAAAAAGTCGCGACTCGACAAACCGCCTCATCCTTTTTGTCGCGTGTATGCTTTTTCTTTTTCTTTCTTTTTTCGATGCGGGAGTATCGCGGCCTCTTGGCGTCGTTGTCGCGAGTCGGCTGCGGCGTGCGCGCGTACGACAACAGACAAAGAAAGAGAGAAAAAGTGTCTTTTGGCTCGTCTCCTTGTAGATTGGCTCACCGACTGAGTGTCGGCGTCTGTCTGCCCTCTGGTCGCGAGCGATTCATGGCGCCATTGCCAAGTTGCGCCGCCCCCGTGCCAACCGACAATGGCACAGAAAGGCAGAAAAAAATATAGACAACAAAATCGCATGTTGTTGTGCGCGCGCACTTTTTTCCCCTCTCCTTTTGGGCCTTTGCGCGTCTAGGCGACATGGGTCCAACGATTTGTGGTTTGTCTTTTTGTGTGCGCGCGCAGGCCATGCACACGCGGACGGGCTGATTTCGGTTCTTTTCGTCGTCGGCGCGCTGCAGGGCGGCCAAAAAGGCCGCGAGACTGCGCGCGCGCCGCCCCACGCCAAGAAAAAAAAAGAGTGCGTGGAGGGCGGTTCCGCTGGATGCTGCCTTTTTTTGAGTCCTCTCTGACGGGCCTTGTTTGCGGCTCCTTTTCTTGTCTGGAAAGGATGCTGACGTGCCGCGGGAGGCGCCGACACACAATCCGACCGTGCGCACCGGCAGCAGCCGACGCGCGCCAACGACAAGAAACTCCTCGCGCAATGGGCCAGTGTGCGAGGAAAAAAAAAGTCGACATTGCGTGGAAAAAGAGGGGCGAGCATTTGGTCGTCAAATAAAGAGGCCCTAGCCGTCGTTGGCGAGCACTAGTCGCGGCCACTGTGTCGCACGTCCGAGACGGCCATGATGACTGCGGCGGTCGACGAATAGCCGGCATGGGTGGCCGCACCGGCGGGCGTGGCCGTGTCTGTGCGTCGCCGCGCCATGGTGCTGCCGCCCGACGCCAAGAGGAGACGCACCAGGTCGGTGTGACCGTGTGCCGCGGCCTCGTGCACCGGGGTCATGGCGTCGGCAGCCTGCGCGTTGGGCGACGCGCCGGCGCCTAGCAGCACGGCAGCGCACGCACGCGAACCGGCGCGCGCCGCCACGTGCAGCGGCGTCGAGGCACGCGCCAGGCTGCGCGTCGCGCTGCACCGATGTTCGGGGTCCACCCCCATGAGGACCATGGTGGTGAGCACGGCCGCGCTGTCGGTGGCACAGGCCAGATGTACAAGGGCATCGCCGCCCGCTGCGTCGAGTGCGCCCACGGCTTTTGGCCCACCAGCGTGTGGATCACACATGTGCGGATCGCCCAAGAGACGGCACAGATCGGCGCCGACGCGCTTTGCGTGCCGCCCGAGCAGCATGACGGCCGCCACGTTGTCGGCCGCCACAACCGACGACAGGGCCAGCGGGTCGGCGGCGAGCACCATAAAATTCTCCCGTGTGGTGGCCGCCGCCAGGATACGATCGGCGTCGGCCAGTTTGCCGCGCACGAGCGCACGGTACAGCGCGGTGCGTCCGACGGCGTCGCGGCTCCGCGCGGCGACGATGCGCCGAGGAGTGCTCGTGGCGCCCGGCGGCGCCGCATCGACAGCGTGCGCCGAGCGTCGAGCGCGCCATGGGCCCCAGCCCAGCATGTAGGCGACGAGGTTGCCCACGGCCGAGGGCAGCGCCTGCATGGCAAACGAATGTGGCGGGTCGGCGTTGAGCATGATCGGTGCTTTTCTCCTTGTCCTCCCGCGCATGCACGAGGCACCAAGCGCCACGACCAAACAAGGATGGCGGCGAGAAAAAAAAAGACAAGGCCAAAAAGGGAGTTTTGGTATGAAAAAAATGGGCGATCGTCGCGTTGTCGTCGACGCCGGCCAAAGAGAGTGGTGCAGGCGGCGCTGTATTATCAAGAAAAAGACGAAAAAAAATGGCGCCGCGCATGCGGTGCGAGCCAAATGCGCTCGCGTCGATCGGCCTTTCTAGAGTGTGCTCACCTCGGGCCTGCCCTTTTGTATTCATATTCCTTTTTTTTTTGAAAGTATGAAAACCATCGAGTGGGTCGCTCTGGTTGCCGTGCTTGCGCAGAGCGGCGGCGTCCGCGCCACCAGCGCACAGGCCCTCGCTCTTTTTTTTGCCCTCCCCGCACGCCAATCCGATCGCGGGCCATCTCTTTTTTTGGCCTTTCTTTTTTTTTTCCATTTTTGCGAGATGCTCCTTTTGGCGCGGTGCCGGCGAGCACCGGGCGGCGCCACGGCTCGGTCGCCTCCCCCCCCCCTTCCGTCGATCGAAAGAAAAGGGGCCAATTTTTTTTGCCTCATGAGCGCTTCTGTGCCTCGGCGCGGCGGGCCGCGAGAGGAGACCGCGCCAAGGGGCCGTACTCCTCGACTTTTTTCCACGACGAAAATACATTTTTACGGGGGACGCCCAGGAAAAGGGTCCATTGTGCGCGCGCCAGAGCGAGACAGACTCGGCCGCGCCTCAAACCCGACTATCGTCAACAAATCGCGAAAAAATTCTAGAGTGACCGAGACCGTTTTTTCCGCCGCCGCGCTACTGCCGGTCGCCTCACGGACCGAGAACAAGGCGCCCCCACGCAAGAGCGCCCTATCGATTCCCTGCCACGCCCCACCCGATTCTCTTTTCTCTCCAGGCCAATGGAACCCTCTGGCGGTGCACCTGCACGATGGGCATGCAAAGCGCAGGCCGAGGACGGACCCACCGACAAAGGTCGACCCTTTTGCAACCGGCGCGGTTCGCAAGTCTGCGGACACGACAAAGACCAACGCATGGAAACCCAATGCCAAAAGGACGAACGTGATGACGACGACGACGACTTGTGCGTCTGGGAAGAGGACGGCATTGAATATGCGCATATCCGGCTGGACACGGGCGACGATCTCAAGTTGCGCGTGGTGTCGTATGATTTTTAGAGAGCGTCCAATAAAAAAGAATTCATCACGCGAAATTTGTCGAAAGCCCTTTTGGTCGGGCGTGGGATGTGCGCTGGCGGGTGTTTTTTGGGCGATGGGGTCAAACACACATAGAGGCGGCTCTTGCGGGTGCCTCCCTCGTCAAAGACGACAGTGCACTGCGGCGCCGCAATGGATCTCTGCGGGGCGTGGAGTGGGCGTCGTCAGAGACAACGACAGGAAAAAAAATGGCGCGACCATCGGCGAGGCCAAAATGGGCGACACAAAGTTTTTTGGCGACGACGGGCGGCCGGTGTTTTTGTCGTCGGGAAAGATTTTTGTGAAAGAGAGAATGCAATAGGGTTGCGCGCCGCGCGCGGTGCCAGAATGGGTTGCCTTTTTGCGGCGCAGAGCCGCGCGACCAATCCATTTTATGGTCCCATGCACATTTTTGTTGTGATCGCGACCGTCGCGAGAGTACAAAGCATGCGGGCAATTCGTCTTTCTTTTTTTGTGTGCGGCGGTCCGGGAGTGCGCGCGCGCGACACAATGTGGTCGCCTAGCACGTTGCGACATCGCGGCAGCCCTCATGCCCCGCGTCACCGACATTGTCACGCCCACTGCTGCCGACGTCGTCTCCATCCTTGTGGCTGTCGACGTCATGGACTTGGCTAGAGGCGTCGTCCGTGCAAGGGCTGCCGGCACAGTCTGGGCCTTTGGCGACGGGACCAAGAGTGACCACGCCGCCGTCAACTGGCACACCCACGCGACTGTAGGGGTCATCCTCAGAGTCGTCCTTGACACGGCCTGCCGCATGGTCCCTGAAATTATCGCTAGACACCTCGGCTTCGGCGTCTTTTGGTGCGACGCGGTCAATTCGCAGCGTTGGTTTCTCTTGCGGCGCGTCGACGGCCGATGGCGGAAAGGCGTCGTCATCGTCGTCGCGATTGTCCGACACACGACCGAGGTCGGTTGCATCCGAGGCCACGACGAGCCGCACGGCGGCGACCAATGCATCCAAAAGGGCGACAAAACACGGCGTCGGCTCTTGCGGCCGGTCGATGCCCAATTGGGCGACGAGGGCGCGCAACGAGGCCCCGAGCGGCGCCACGGCAGGCTCCCACGCGCAGCAGCATCCAGCGCGCAGAAAGGCCTGTGCGCGCGCCTCGACCTCGGCGACGGCCGCCGGCGGCACGAGGACGCTGCGAAGCCACGCGCGCTCCATGGCGCTGCGCAGACCCACGAGGCCGTCGGCCAGCGCATGGGCCGTGCGCCTTTGTTCGCGCGTCGCGTCGGCACGTGCGCGCTCTAGAGCCATGGCCTGGAGGCCGCCCCAATCAGTGACACCCGTGCGTTCGTCGGCGTCGTCCTCGTAGCCGTCATCGTTGTCGTCGTCGGCGTCCTCGTCGCTCTCGCTACTGTGGCTGCGACTCTCGGAGCCGCTCGATGAGGTGCCGTCGGTGCCGTCGCCTGCGACGGCGGCACCATGGCGGCCGCCCATCGGTTCAACGGCGTCGACGCACACCGGCAGAGGATGCGCGGCAGGGCGCCGCGGCGTCGGATAGATGGGTTCGGGTCGTGCGCGCTCGCCAAATGCCTTGGGCGCGGTGGCCGGGCGATGATCGTGACGCGCGCGCGCCGCACGCACGCTCGCATCGGGTCCAGAAAGAGCCACCATGTGCGCGATGGGTCCTTTGGTCCGGGCCGGCCTTTCCGGTGTCCTCGCGTTGGCGCGCGCTGCCGCACGCGACCCGTTTTGTTCCGTTTTGGTCTGGTGAGCGTCCACGCCGACACTGCGGCTGCCGTCGTTGTCGTCAGTGTCCGAGCCCGATCGGTCGATGTGACGGATGGCCGTCGGTATGGTGCGCGCCAGCGGGCGCTGCGCCTTGACGCGCCTATCGCCGGCCCGTGCGACGTCACCCACGGCGACCTTGGCGGGCGTTGGGTGTGTTGCCCGAGAGCGGACCCACATGCCGAAGCGGAAACCCTTTTTTTTGTAGTTTTTTTTTCTTTTCGTCTGCGTGGGACGGCGGGCGCGCGGTTTGGCGTCTCTCTCTCTCTCTCTTTTGCCGTTGGCTCGGACGCGGTCCGGGTGCAGAGCGCGGGCCCTTTGTCAGCGAGGCGGCAGAGCCTTCTTTACACATGCCCAGCGACGGCCTTTTTTTTCCCCCTCTCACGCTGGTTTGCCCTCACCCGCCTTGTTCCCCTTCGTTGGGCCAGGCCACGAGGGCGTCGCCCTTCTTTCGATCCCCCTTTGGCGCACAACTTGCCAACGCTCACGGGCAGGCGGCAGACATCGGCGGCGCGCGACGACAAACTAACCCCCATGCGTGGTGGTAAAAAGGACCGTCGCACGCGGCGTGCACCTGGCATATAGAGTAAAAAAAAAAAGAGGAGCAAGGGAACCCCGGCTGCCCTTGTCGACGCTGCCGGCCGCACCGGGAAAGAAGAGAGGACAGAAGCAGCGGGCAGGCGCACAGGGCCCACCGCACCGATTCTTGCTCACCAAGAAAAAAGAGAGCAAAAGCCCCAAGGACACGATCGGGGGAGGGAAAACACGAGACACACGCACAGAGGAGTGAGAGAGAGAGAGAGAGAGAAACAAAAGCGGCGGGCGGCCACACGAAAGCGTCGCTTCTCGGAAAAAAAAATGCAGACCTCTGCACCGAACCGTCGAGAGCGCTCCCGGCGGCGTCACCCATCAGAGATGTCGTCATCGTCGTCGTCGTCCTCGCTGTCCATGTCGCCCCAGCCATCGCCGCGGCAGCCGTCACCGGCATGCGTGTCATTGCCATTTCCTGCGTTGGCCTCGCCGATGGCGCCCACGACGTCGGGCCAACACGGCGCGCAGCCTGTCTCTGTGTCGATGCCGCCACCAAGCGCGAGCAACGCGCGCGCGCATGCCATCCGATCGACACGAGCCGCAGGTCGACCACTGGACGATCGCCGCACACGGGCCCGTACGAGCGACGACAATGACGACATGGACAGCGGCGACAATAAAGACGACGGCGACGAGCATGCCGACGGCGATAGCAATGACGCCGACGATCGAGGATCGGGCAGCGACGTCGACGTGGACACTGACATCGAGTGTCGGCAAGCGGCCGCAGAATCTCGTCCCCTGCGCGACCACGAGTTTGCGCGGTCTAGGTCCCACCACCACCACAACCACCAACAGGACCAGCATCGCCATCGACCGCATCCGCGCCACTATCAGCACCAGCCGCAGCGGCCGATGACGTGCCGCCAGACGCAGCAGACCAACGAGCGCGGGCCACGCATCATCGATCGCCGTCGCGCAGCGCCCAGTGCCCATGGTCCGAGGGTCGACGGCACGCGGCGAGTGCACCCGCCGGCCTCCTCGGCGCTGCCGACGATCGTGGACCGCAGACCGCGCGCATCGGCCACCGTGCCCATGCTGCCGCTGTGCGAGACCGCCGATGACGCGCAGGCCGTGCGAGCCCTCTCGGGCGACAAGCGCTACGCGGTGGTGCGCCGTCTCGGCTCGGGCGCCTCGTCGTCGGTGTTTCTCGCGTGCGACCGGCTGCGCGCCGACGCGCTGGTCGCCATCAAGGTGGTCTCGGATGCCAAGGTGTCGCGCAGCGAGATCCTCGCCGGCACGTTCCTGTGCGGTCACCGGTCGATCGCCGCCATGATCGATTGGTTCCCGGCGCGCGATCACTACTTTCTCGTGTTTGAGCATGTCGACGGGCCCGACCTCCAGGTCCTGTGGGCGGGCCTGCCGGCGACGCGCAACTTTTTCGCCGAGGATGCCTTTCGGCGCGTGTTCCTGTGCGTGCTCGACGCCGTGGCCTACTGCCACGCGCACGGCGTCGTCCACCGGGACATCAAGATGGAGAACGTCGTGGTGCGCGACGACGGCGCCTCGGCGTGTCTGGTCGACTTTGGCTTTGCCTTTTTCGTGCGCCCGCCGCACGCGCTGCTGGACCCCGGCTGCGGCGTCGGCGCCGCCGCCGCCGACTTTGGCGCCATGGGTGGAGCGTCGACGAGCATGCGCGCCGGCAGCGTGATAGATGCGCCCGACCATCGGCACCGGCGCGCCGCCGTCACTTTGGCGCACCAAGGGTACGGCGGCGTTGGCGCGATGCATCAGCAAGGCCGCGCGCGATGCACGTCGATGCGCGCGGACGCGAGCCGGCCGCCGGCGCTCGACTGCATCTACCGGCGTAACCGCGACGGCATGCTCGCAGCCGTGCGCATGGACACGCCCGACGTGCTCGATGCCACCAACGCCTTTGTCGGCACCGAGGAATACTGCGCGCCCGAACTCACACTGGGCGCGCTGGTCGAGCCCGAGGACCTCTTTGCCACCGACGTCTACTCGCTGGGCGTCCTCCTCCACGTGGCCCTCACCGACCGCTTCCCGCAGCGACCCGAGTTTGTGCACTTTCTCATCGACACCCGGCGCCGCCTGGAGCAGGCCTGGCACCGGACGGATCCGCGCGCCGCTCTGGCCGACCCGCGCCTCGTGGCCGAGATCAACCGCCGCGGCGCGCTCGACCTCGCCACGGCGCCGTCCACGTCGCGCACGCCCCTTTCGGTCGAAGTGTGCGACCTGATCGCGCGTATGCTGCGCCCGGTGCCCGCCGAGCGCATCACGCTCGCCCAAGTGCGCGCCCACCCGTGGGTGACGACAGGCCGCCGACGTCGCTGAGCCCCGTCTGCACAACTTTGCATTGGCCTCTTTTTGTTCTCTCTGTGCGGTGTGTGTGTCTCTGTCTCTTTTTACGCGCGCGCTCCTCTCGCCTCCCCCATTGCTGCCCTGTCGACGCCGGTGCCCGCTTGGGCTCAATCCCGCCTGTTTTTTTGCGACATCCCATCGACCCGCCCAAAAAAAAAAAGAGAGGACGCGGCACCGGTGCCGCGGCGTCGACCCTTTTTCGCAAATTGAAAAAAAAACACAATTGCCTTGCGTGTATCTGTGTGTCGCGTGTCGTTGGGGGCCGCCGCGGCCGCACGACCCTTCCCGACGACCGGTTGTGCCCGACTTTTTCGATCGGCCGCCTGGGTCACAAAAGAGCACCAGTTTCCAGAGGATGTTTTTTCTTTTCTTTCGTTTTTGTTTTGGAGAGGGGTTCTCTCTTTTGGCGTCGTACCGTGCGTCAAGAGGAGGCTCGCATAATGCTGTGCCAACGGCCCATTCTCCCAACAACTTCCTACCCATAAACATTCGTAGAACACGATTTAAGAATTACGATTGGACGAAAATGGGGTGAACGGCCCGTTTGCGCAGCATTGGGCCTTTTTAGGCGGCCGCATCCCGTCTCTGTGTTGTGCCCGCGCTGCGCGATCTCTCTCTTTTCCTTTTACGCGACAACAAAGGGGCTCGGGCAAAGGGGAAAAAAAGGGGGCAGGCGAGTCAAGGGCCGACGGCAAGATCCCGCCGTTGCCCCCACGCACGCAAAGCAAAAAAAAAAGGAGTAGGAAGACAAAGTGCGATCGAGCGCCGGCAACAGGCGGCAAGGCGGCGCAAGGCGGTGCACGACGTGGCGGGACCCTGCCGGTATCGGCACGCGAGAGAAGGTCGCGCGACAAAGGGGAAAACGGAAAAAAGCAATGCCCAAGCAAAAGAAGAAGGAGCACCACGGGCGCGACCGTCGGCGCGGCGCCAGGTCTCACAGCGACAGTGACATCCGCGCCGGCCCGTGGACCGACTCTTCGGACGGCGCCGCCGCAAGCGAGGACGAGGCCGCACGTGGCTTTATCGACGACGTCACTGCCGACCTGGCGCGTGTCAATCCGACAAACGGCATCTGCATGGGCCTCCCGTGGGAGACGCCGCTTGCCGTGTCGGCGACCAAGGCGACGCCCCACCATCGCCGCAGCCGCTCGAAAAAAGGCGCAGAGCCCAAAAAGTCCCGCAAGCCCGACGACGACGATGACGACCGCCGTCGCCGCCGCCGCGACAACAACAAAGACACCAAGAGAGAGGACAAGGACAACAAAAAGAGCCGCAAGTGCGGAGACGACGACGGCCACAAGGAGGACGACGACAAACGCAAGAGGGCGCACGACGCGTGCAGGGGGACCAAGGCCGCTGCCACTGACGCGCTGCGCCAGTGGTCGGGCAAGTTCGAGGCCGAGGGGCGAGACGCCGAGCGGGTCTTTGCGGCCGTGGGCACCGTCGAGGCCGGCGACTGGCACCGGCGGTACCGCGCGTGGCTCGTCGAGTGGGGCGTGGCGTCGGGCGACTGCCGGCGCGTGCTGCGCAAGGGCCGCTCCAAAGAGATGGTCGTCACCCTGCGGGGCCTGCGCGGCGCCCATGCGGCGCGCGACGCCGGTGCCGATGCGCTCCGCAGCCTCTTGACCGGGACGACGCCCGCCCAGCGGCGCGACCCCAATTGGGTGCGACTGCACCATTTTGGCGGTGCTTATGTGAGCCTGACACGCGACCTCGACCTATGGATCGGTGGACTCGAAATCTCGGCCGCTGCCAGCGCGGCCCAGTGAGCACGCGGCGAAAACAGCGCACACGGCAAGAGACGTCTCCTCCGCGTGCGCTGTTGGCGCTCTCCCCCCCCCCTATGCGACCATCCCTGTTGCCGTCTGCGCGCGTGCGGGTGTCGCCCCCTGTGCTCGCGACTAAATCGGCACGAAAAAAAAAAGAAGAGACAGCAGGCTGCTGTTGTCTTGTGTTGCAACAACAACGGCAGCAGCGGCGGCAGTGTCCTAGGCGTGCTCGATCCACCGCGAGAGGGACAAGATGAACGGTGGGCAGCGGCTAGCCGATCGGCTAAAACATGCGAATTCCACTGTCGACGTCCCCACTGTGCCAGGATTAATCCGCACTTTTTAGCCGCTCGGCTAGCCGTTGCCCAGCATGAGACAAGATATTCCAGAAGAAATTAAAAAAAAAGAAGAAAAAAGTTACACTGCAGACGGCACACGTTTTTTTTCGATTGCTGTGTTTTTTCCTATGGCGCTGTGCGCGTGCGGTACGGCGGCCGAGTTACAAGGGTGGTTCTTTGGCCAGTGTGCGATGAGGGCCTGCACGGGGGCGCCCTGATGCGTCCCATGCAGCGCAAGGGTCGCACTGCCCGTCAGGCCACCGGATGGTCCCGGACCCGCCATCGACGAGCCACACGCCGTCCACTACGACGCTGTCGGGGTGCGTTAGCGTACCGCGGCAGCGCACGTCGTCGGCCCACTCACCCTCAAAAACGGACCCGGTGGCATAGTGCATGCGACCCCGGCCGTGTCGGGCATACTCGCGGTAGACATAGTGGTCACCCGAGCGCTCTCGATCGCTACCGTCGGCAAAGGCGGTCGGCGAGGCCCGGACAAACGCCGTGGCGAGCGTGAGGCCGCGTGGTTTGATGTCGCCCTCGTAGACGACCGGCGTCGGCGATGCGCCGGTGGTCGACCACCCATACGCCAGTCGGCATCGAGGCAAAAGCACACCGTGGAACCACTGTCGATGATGGGCACCGTTGACGAGGCCGCGGCCGTGCGGCAGCCCACGCGACCAGGGACCCTCGTAGGTGGTCCCGCACTCGAATCGAGCGATCGCGTGGCCGTGGGGCGCACCACGCGCCCATTGGCCGTCAAAGGATTCGAGATGTGAAAGGAACCGCGCGACGGCGCCTACGTGCATGCGCTCGATGCACGGCGCGCACGGTTCTCGTCCATGCGCGTCGCACGTGCAATCACCGTTGCCAAAGCGGTGACGACCACACTGTTTGCGTCGCGACGTTGCACGCTCGCACGAGCACCCAACATGCGTGTGACGTTGCGCCTGAGACGCATAATGCTTTCGACACGACGGGCAGGGGCACGTCACCGAGAGTTTGCGCGCGACGAGCGCGGTGGCCACGCCCCTGCGGGCGCCCTCAAGGGGCCACCTGCCGCGACGCAAAATCCCCCGCCCATCGAGGAGATCGTCTTTAAAGTGGCCCTCCATAAACACGGCCGGCACGCCTAAAGGATCAGCGACGTCGGGCGATCGGCCCGTGTCGTGCTGTGCGGCGCACACGACGCCATAGCCATTGAGCCGACCCATGGCGAGCCGCCCACACACGACGTCGCCCGATACCAAGAGGCCCTCGCACGACAACTTGTAGGCAGGGGTGCCGCCGTTGTGGCCTGTCGCCGCTTCGTTGATTGCGTACGTGGCGGTGCGCGAAACCCTCGCGTAGACACGCATCCATCGCACGCCAAACGCAGCGGGCATCGTGTGCAGATCGGCCCAGTCACTGCCAAAGTCGCGACGCACGAGCACTCGCCACATGGCATCGTCGTCCACCACTACTGCCGCCATCGTGCGACAGGTCGCTGCGAGCGACGCGGCGTCGTTGACACCCGACACGGCGTCCCTCGACAAGAGAGCGCCGACGACGCGCCAGACGACCTCGTGGGGCATATCGACGAGCCCGCAAGAGACATCGTGCAATGAGGATTCACAGGTTGCCATTTGTCTCGCGCCGACAGAGTGGTAGGGTGACGCGCGAGCCGATAGTCGACTCTGGGGTTTTGCTTTGGCTATGTGTGGTTTGTGTGTGTGTGTGCGGCGCCACAGGTCTTTCTTTGCTGCCAACGGCGACCATCGAGGTCCGGCCGGGCCAATGCGTCTCCCAATGGCACCTCGCAAATCAAAAACCCAATCCCAACCGCCAGAAAAAACAGTGAAAAAAACCCAATGGAAAAAAGAGAAGAAAAAAAGAGGCCTCGTGTCCTTTTGTTGGCGGGCACGGGAGGAAGGTGGGGGGCGGGCCGACCTCAACCCGACGTCCATCAGGACTTTTTTTTGTTTGCCCGCTCGTCTTGCCGGTGCATGTGCGGGAGCAAGAGCGGGGCCCTCTTTGTGTCTGTCGCTCGCACGACCGACAAAAAAACGACAAGGGAAAAAGGCAACGAAAAAAAAAAGGAGAGGAGGTCGGCTGGGCGGCAGGGCGCTGCCACTGCAGAGGCGATCGGCGTGTGTGTGCGCGCGCGCGCGTGAGTCTGACATCGTCGCCCGAGCAAAAGGCGGGCGGCGCACAGAGGAAAAACGGATCGCTTGGGAGCCGCGCCGCCAGCGCCAGCAGTAAAAAAAAAAAGAAGAAAGAGACAAGCACAAAAAAGGGGGCCCAACCGACACATTGCGCACCCTCAAACTCCAACACAGTGGCAATGACAACGATGGCGACAGGAACAGCATCGCAGACACGGAGCGCCGACGCGGAAAGCAAGAGAGAGCGCCGGAGGAACCGCCACCGCAGCAGCAGCCGGCACCGGGATGACCGGCGCAGCAAAGCGCCGTCGTCGTCGTCGGCTGCCGTGATCGACGCGGCCGCGGCAATGACGTGCGCGCGCCCGCTCCATGTCGTCTTGCCCGCGTGTGCCACCGACAGGATCGCGCTGCCGCCGGCGCCCGTATCGTCCAAGTACACGGCCGTGTTCGAGGTCGAGTTTGTCAACGCGTCGCCCGACACCAAGATCGATCTGGCGCTGGCCATGCGCGTCGACGGACACGCCCTCCTGCGCAACGTGCAAGAGGTGGAGGCCAACGCCCGCCGGTGCGTGCGCCTCCAGGTCGAGGTCGAAGTGCCCAAGGGCCACACGGCGTCGCTCTCGTGGCGTCCATTCTCGCGCAAGCCCGAACGCCTCCCCGCATGGCTCACTATCGGACGCGGCGAGGCACGCATGGCCGTGTCGGCCCCGCCGCTACAGCAGCAGCAGCCGCTGGCGCAACCGCAACCCTTGGGCCATCCGCAACAACTGCCTGCCATTGCGGCATCGCTCCCGATGCCGCCTCCGTCGCATCACACCCAAGGCGACGATAACGATTCGGCAACCGCAACGCACCTCGTGTCGGACGTCGAGGACGCCGACGATCGCCGACGGCGCCGTCGACGCGACCGCCGACGCGCGCGCGAGACAACGCCGCGTAGCGCCAAATCGCCTCATCGCCGGCGACACTGTGATACAGACGCGCCCGACGCCGATGATCATGCGCGTCGAGTTGACAATGCCAATGGCGACATGCGCATCGGCGGATCGAGGGACAAGAACAACAACAACAAGCGCCATGGCGAGCGCGGCAGGAGTGGCGGCAAGAGGCGCGACAGACATCGCCACGACAACAAGGAACGCGACCAACAGAGCGCGTCGAGGGATCCCACGACGGCCGCCGTGGCGACAGCGCTCGCAGCCGTCGCTGCCGCGCGCAACGCGCACGATGACGATGACGAAGATCAGGACAGCGTCTACTATGATGAGAGCGAGAGTGTCTCGGTGTTGCCGCCGTCGATGGGAGCCGTGCCGCACCAGGCGCGCGTGTTGGTGCCCGTCACCGCCGTGGCCCACCGTTTTGGCGGACGCCGGTACTAGGGCCGTCCCTCTTCTCGCTCGCGCACAGACACGCCGAAACAAGGACCCTGCGGCCTTTTTTTTAAGCAGCGGCGACGAGAACCGCGTGACAGCAACAAAAGAGCGCAAGATAAAGACGAGAATGAAAAAAAAATCGTCGGGCCAGCAAGGAACCGGGAAAGAGAAAAAGAGAATCGCGAGGCTCTGGCCTTGGCGCGCGGCAGCGGAACTGAGGACGCCAAAAAAAAATAAAAACAGCACCAAAAAAAAGAGAGAGGGCAGGGGCGGCGTGAGGGGACAACAACGCGGGTGGCAGGGGATGCCGACATCGGGCCCGGTTGTGGGCCATCGAGCGCAAAGCGTGCCCCGCACTGGAAAGCACCGGCGACGCCTGCTCTCGCATCTCTTGCATCGACGCACGCGACCCGGCCCGTCGCTCCTCATACAGGAAGAAAAAAAGGCGACGCAAGAAAAAAGAAGAATAAAAATTATGGCGCACGCGGCACGGATCAAAATGCCCAACGGCGACAGAGTGGACATCAAGGCGCTCGTGGGCGACCGGGACTGGGACGAGCGGCTGCACAGCGTGCCTCTGCGCGTCTACACTGTCTCTTGCGACGACATCCTCTTTCGCACGTGCGTCGGCGGCCACAGCGACCGCATAAACGACGACGGGGCGACCGGAGACGTCTCGTCTGACTGGTCCTCGAGGTCGCCAAGACAAAAGTGAGAGCAAAACACACACACACACACACACGCACACACACAGGGCAAACAGGGCCCGAGCAGGCGGTCAGCGTGCGATCGGTCGGCCGCGCCTCTGTAGACATTTTTTCCTATGCTTTTTTATTCGTAAAAAAAAAGAAACAAAAAACAGACAACCCTGATGCTCTCACGGTCCTTTTTTCTGCTCTCTCTCTCTCTCTTTTGTCTAGAGATCGTGCTTGCGGGGGGGGGGGCAGAGGGAGCGATTGTTGTTGGCGTCGTCGTCGACGTCGCGGTCGGAAAAAAAGGACCGACCGCGCGACCCAGAACGAAAAAAAGGAAAAAAAAGGGCAACGGGCAGTCTTTTTGCCTCGATTCGCCCGCGCGGCGTTGCTTGTCTGTCCTTTGTTTGACCGTTTTTTCTCCTTTTTTTTTGATGTGCCGCGTGTGTGCGTGCGCGGCGCGTGCCTCGGGCGCCATGCGGCCAGACAGCCCAAAGCGACGGATCGACTGCGCCATAGGGAGTAAGAGGACGAGGGCCGGCTCGCCAAAGAGCATCGAGCAAGCCAAGAGCGAAACAAGAAAGAGGCACACATCCGGACGGGTGGCAGGAAAGAAGGAGGAAAAAAAAAGAGAATATGTATTATGGCCCGGCGCCGGCCGCCGTTGCGGGCGCCTGCTTTAATCCGGGCCTATCGCCGGGCGCACAGGCGCTCATGACCTGGCAGCGGCCGTGCGCCGCGCCACCGTCGTCTATGCCGCCATCGCTGCCGTCACCGTCTATAGCGTTGCCGTCACCGGCGTCGACCATTCCGTGTGCCCCGTTGGCTGCGCTACGGCGGCCCCTCACGGCGGCCGATCGATCCGGCGCACGCGTCCATGAAGTGCCTAGCCCTGTCGACGCGACGGCGCACCGAGAACGCGGTCCGCCTGGACCATCGGGACCTCCTGGCGCAACCGGGCCGCCAGGCCCGCAGGGACCGCCCGGGGCGGTCGGACAGACGGGTCCACAAGGACCGCCCGGGCCTGCCGGTGTGTGCCGCCGTCCGCCCGCGGCTACGCCTGGCGGTCCGTCGATCGTCGCGGGTGTCGTCGGCGTCGGCGCACCATTGGCAGGCGGCAACGGACCCGGCTATGGATACGCGGTGACGGCGCGCCATGTGACGCTCCACTTTGCAGAAGCGCGCACCGTCCTTTCCTTGGTGGCGACGCCCGTCGCGGCCCCTGCGGCCGACACGGCGCCGTCGGTATGGATCGAGCGTCTCGACACGCAAGGCGGGATGATTGCCTTTCGCGGGCTCGTGACGTCGATTCACTTTGTCGCCGTCATCGAGCGCACCGACACGTCGGCCCTGGTCGATCCGCTGTCGTGCTGCGCCTTTGATCCGTCGCTGTTGTCGTCGTCGCCGTCGTTGCCACCAGCGCCAAGGTCGCCGACGCCAGCGCCAGCGTCGGTGCCACAGGTGTGCACGCGGTGCGCGGCGCGCCGGCGGCGCCGGGCCGAGAGGAGTCGCTCGGTGCCCAGTGCGCTCTCGCCACCGGCTGCCGGTGGCCCGGCGTCGCCCGAGGCCGAGACCACAGAGGCCGAACAGCATACGGGCACAGCGTGTGCCGTGTGTGGCACCCAACGCCGCGACAAGGCCTGCCAACACGACAAGGACAATGGGCACACACAACCCCCTCATGGCAAGGATGGCCGTGGCGGCGACGACGACCGCGGGAGCAGGGACACGGCCACATAAACTCGGCAAGCGCGCCCTTTTCTTTGCCTCGGTTTTTGTCTCTTTTTTTTTTGACGCGCAAACTGCTTCTCTCTTTTTTTCGTTCTTTCTTCCCCCTCCCCAATTTTTTTTGCATGGCCGTTGTTGTCGCGGCCGGTGTCGATCGGGGGTTTCCAGTTCAGCGCTTGCGGGTCGGTCGACCGACGACTCAATTCCGGGATTCTAAAGCGAGTCTTTGATTTTTATGGGGTTTGCGAATGGGAAAAGTTGGTGTGGATGAACCGACGGTTAGTCGGCTCGCCACCAGCACTGTCCTGGTCTCTTTGGCCCGGCGTATAGCCGGTCGGTAAATAGACCGGCAGGGACACCATGGCGCGAGCGGGCGCGCCTAGGTAAAGGCCGTGACGGCACTGCCGATGCCGGCGCCAATGTCGGGGGCCGCCTCGGCAAGGGCCACGCTCGTATTGCCCGTGCGCAGAGCCTGGCTGATCAACTGGTAGCGTCTGATGTTGAGGTAGACCGAAAAGCCGATGATGACCAGCACCGTCAGCACGATCAGCGCGACGATCCAACCGCTGGCGCGCCCGGCCGAGGCCTGTGCCGCGTCGGCCGGCAGCACGGGCGTCGATCGCTGGTCGATGTAGGTCGAGTCGGCTCGCGGCCTCACCGTCATGAATGCACTGTCTGCCATGGTATCGGGTGTTGTTTACGTTTTGGGTTTGTAGCCTGTGCCGTCGTGGCGACGTCTGTCGGTGCGGTCGTGATGCGGCGGCGACGGCCTAGTGGAGAGGGCCGGACACGTGCGCGCGCTCTCCTGGGGCTGTCTGACGCTGTCGGTGCGAGTGGGGCACAAAAAAGGCGCACGAGTTTCCTCTATGGGGAGGCGCATCTCGATCGCGCGGGCACCGCATCGGCTGTCTGCGCCGTCGCCTTGCCCTATGGCGTACTTTGAGCGGGGGACGCCGCGGCGGGGCAGAGAAAGAAAGACACAAAGAGCACACACGAGACAGAGAGAAAGAGGTCGCGAGTGCCGCCAGTGGCGGGGGTCACACGCGCGGGCGTGTGCATGTCGACCGGCAAGTCACGGGCCTCTTGCTCGTGGCGCCCGCAAGGGGAAAAGAGAGAGAGAGAGAGAGCAAGAGAGCGAAAAAAAACAGACGGCAAAAGTCGCCGTCGTCGTCTTCCATTGGCAAGCACTGCCTTGCGCAGGAAAGAAAACAAAAAGAAAGAAATGGCCAATGCCGAGGCCTGCCGCTATGCCGTCTACGTGGCGCGCGTGCTCAGTGACACCGTGGTCAAAACCCTCCAGAATGCGCGTGGCCTCGTCGCCACGACGACGACAGGCGTGCGCGCCTACAACGCGCTTGTCGGTGCGCCCTACCGGACCGATGCCGTCGAGTGGGAGATCGAGGCGTGGGGCACGCCCGACGCGGTGCCGCGCATCGCCGCTGCCATCGCACAGGCGGTCGCCGAAACTGCGGCGCGCCAGAGCCTTCGCCTGGACGTCATCGACAGCCATTTCGGCGTGCACCTTGCGGGCGTGGCCCTCGTCGAGTCGGGACCCGCGCGGTGGGACGTTGTCGTGCAGACGACACAGTGGGACTTTGTCCTGGCGCGGGTGCGACGCCGCGCGGCATCGCCGCCCGACACGGTCACATTTGACGACGTGACCTTTGTCGGACCGTCGACTGTGGTGCGCACGCTCTGGTCGACGTCGCGCGATCTCACCGTTTACCCGTCGACGCGCGATAGGGCCGCGCGTCTCCTCGATGCATTTGGGCGGGCGTCGGCCCGTGGTCGTCTCAGCGGCAATCTCTACAAGAGTCTCTTGCTGGGCGGGCCCGCGGGGCGTGCCAGGGCCGTCGCCGTCGGTGCGCTGTCGGACGAGCCGGGTGCCGCACGCCGGGCCATGGCCGGGCGCGTGGCCGCCACGGCCATGGGTCCCGTCGACCGCCAGGTCATCGCCGCCGGCGTGCCCGTCTTGCGCCCGCGGCCACGCTTTTCCGTGTCGCCGATCGACGTCGCCGCGCACGACGCCTATATACGCGCGCTGCCGCCGCGGTTGCACCGTGCCCTGATGGCCTATACGGGTCCGGCGTCGGGTCCCATCAACCTGGCCCTCTTGGATCGGTTCTTTGGATCACATGCCGTTCGCACGGGCAGCGACGATCAAGACGGCAGAGACGGCAACGACCCATTGGTACAGGCGGCGCTGGTGCAAGAAGCCCTCCTGGGCTCGCCGCCGCTGACATCTGACGCGCGCGTCTACAAGGTGGCGCGCTTTCTCTACTTTGGCACGGCGACGACGCCCCAATGCAACGGCGGCTGTCCCGACGGCGATGACGACGATGACGGCAACGACCCCAACGAGGAGGGCTCACGGGGAAGGGCAACGACCAACTATGGCCTGCGCGCGGGCGATGTCGAGCGCCAGTGGGTGTTTAACTCGACCACCATGGACGCCTGGCTCGACTTTGGCCCGTTCCTCGACGAATTTGCCTCGTGTTGCGCCTTTGTCGTGCACGTGCCGGCGGGCGCCCGCGGCGCCCTGATCCTCGGGCGCAACTCGGCCTACCCCGACGAGTACGAGATGCTGCTGCCCTATGGGTGTGCCTTTGCCGTACAGGCGCGCCGGGCGGGCGAGGTCACCTACCGCGGCCTCGCCCAGCGCGATCGAATCTTTTATCAGGACACCACCGTGTACGAGGTCGACTATGTGCCGCCGGCCGAATCCTCGGCGAGCGCGGTCGAAATCGACACGGCCCGCGAGGCTGTCGCCACCATGCGCAAGGGAGCCAACGCGACGATGGCACGCGCCGATCTGGCCAAGGCGCTCGCGACGCCCGGACACGCCGACGCCGTGGCTGCGCATCCGCGTCTGGCTGCCCTGTTGGCGGCGCTCCTCAAGGGCCACCTGGCTGGCGGTCTGGCCTTGCCGGGATTCGCCCGAGACGGCGTCGTGCGCTGACCTCTAGGCGCCACGGAAAATAGAAGAACCCGGCGCCAATGAGGACTCGGCTCTGCCGACAAGCGCCGCTAACCGCGCGACGGGCCAAGGCCCCCCATCGCCACAGAGAACCAAGGACGCGACCATACATGCATACATACAAAAAAAGAAAAGAAAGTGGCTCTAAAAAATCAATGACCCAGAAGGGGCGCCAACGGCGGCCTCGGGCGACCCACATCACGGTCCACACAAAAGAGCAGGGGGCGCGAAAAAGAAACCGACGCCGAGCGCACGGTCAAGGGCCGACGACGAGGGCAACAACGACCACCAGGTTTTCATTGTGTATTTGGTGACAACGGCATGGGTAAAAAAACGGGTCCGACGATCGACAACAATGGCGATGGCCCTAGGTGCGACGACCAAAGAGCAATCGAAAGAAACAAAAGGCGAGCACGGCGAGCGCAATGTAGGTGACGATCGTCACGGGATCGGTCCCGCCGTTCAGAGTACGGCCTTCGCGGCGCTTGCCAAAGGCGGCGCGGCATTCGACGCGACCCGTGCCCTCGCACGCGCTCTCGCCGAGCCAGCCAAAGGTAAAGGTCTCGCCGGGCGCCATGGTCGCGCACCACAGGCGAATGCGGGACGCCGACGTGATCGAGTCCTTTAGGTCGATCATGTGGTCGCATGCGCACCAGCGCGCGCCCACATTGTCGCCGTCGTCGCTGGCGCCATGGTCGGTTGCGTCGGACTTGCCGTCGTCGCCATCATCGTCGCTGGCGCCATCGATATCGTCGAGTTCCGTGTAGCCGGGTGGGAGGCCGCGTTGGCTGCGTCGCGCCGGGGGCACGTCTCGATCGCGATGTGCGCGCGCAGACAAGAGGAGCGCGCTGCGGACGGTCTTGCGGCCGACGGCGTCGGGCGTCAGGCAGACAGAGTCGCGTCCGATCGCCTTGGTTGCGCGACGAGAGACCCCCGGCCACGAGACAATCCACACGCGCTGGGGCGCGCCCTCGTACAGCCACAGGTCGTTGGCCTTTTCCGAATCCATGCTGCTGGGTCGCGACGCGCCGCCGCAAATAGCCTCGCTGCTGCGCAAGCAACCGTAGAGTGCAGGTGCGTCGATCGGTACACGGGGGCCACGCCGCGCGCACGGTCGCCTCTCTTTTTTTTTTGCTTCTTTGTCAGAGAGCGGCCGGCGCAGGTCGGTCACCTCTTTTTGCCCTTGTGAGGGTGCGCCTTTTTTTCTCGCACGGCAGTGCCTCTCCCGGCAGAGAGGGAGAGAGAGAGAGAGAAAAAAAGACCAAACCGAGACATTGGCGTATTGTGCACGACGCTGCGGCGGCGGCTGTCCGTCGTCCGCGATGACGGCGCGCGCGTGTCCGAGGCCCCGAAATCGTCGGTGCATCGAGAGAAAGGGATCGCTCGCCTCCACGTCGTGCACTCTGGTCCTCCTTGCCCACTCACACGCCCAAACCCACTTTGCCTCCCCTTTCATACACCAAACTTGTTTCTCCCCTTTTTTTTTTTGGTTTTGCTCCCTCTCCCAGCAAAAAAAAAAGTAAAACATGGAGCGCTCGCGGTCCGACCCGCATCGGCAACCGGAAAGACAACGGCAAGGGCATCATGGGCGCCGACACCACCAACCGTGCCCGCACGACGATCCCCACGACACCTCGGTGGTCTACATCAACAACCTCGGCCGACCCGGCCCGTGCGGACCGCCCGGACCGCCCGGCCCGGCCGGTGCCAGCATCATCGGCCCCGCAGGCCCAGCGGGGCCGCAGGGGCTTGCCGGACCTACAGGACCGGCCGGAGGGATCGGGCCAGCCGGGCCTCCCGGGCCGCCGCTGGCGGCTTTGGGCTTTAGCGCCATCTTGGACCCGACGGGCACGCCCGGCATTGCGCTGCCCGCCGGCGGCACCGTCACGATCACGGGCTACAACTCGAGTCCGGCGACGCGCACCGGTCTCTACAACACGGGCGCCTTTGACGGCACCGGATTCGACGTACCGCAGGACGCCACCTACCGCTTTTCGGCGGGCTTTCTCTTTACCGAGAGCCTGGCCATCGACGTCGACGATATGATCTCACTCAACCTGGTCGTCATCCCGGCGGGCGGCGGCGCCGAAGAGGTCGTGCGCAGCAGCAGCCAGCCGTCGGTCACCATTCTCGAGACCAACACCACCGTGGCCAATTCGTCGGCCGTGGTCGTCGCCGAGTTGGACCTCTCTGTCGGCGACCGGGTCGTCACGCAGATCATCAACGACAGCGCCGTGCCCTTTACCGTGGTCGTGACGCCTGGCGCCCGGCAGCCTTTTTACTGGTTTGATGGCGCCATCGCCACCGACGCCCCCATTCCGCCCGTCTGATCGTTGTTGCATGGGCGCACACATTCGTAATTCATTGCGCGACCCCCCCCCCCTTTTCTCAGCGCCTCGGGAGCAACGGGCCCCCGCACTAGACGACTATGCGCCACCGCAAGCGCACAGCGACAGGCGCCGCCTTTTTGTCTTCTTTTTTTTTTGGATTTTCACAAAAAAGAAGACAAAAAAAAGAGGCTCGCACAATGACAATCCCGGTGACGTGATCTGCCCGCACCATAGGAACCATTCGCAACACCTCTTGCGTCGAATCTCCTTATGGGCCAGTATGGGGGGGGGGGATGCGAGGGACGCCAAGAGGAGCCCGCACACGGCAGCGCGGCGTCCGATCGGCAGACTGGTCCGACCGCGGACCTCGTCGCCGCCGCCTACAAACAAGAACACGTCGCGAGCACACGCGCACGCAAAGGCACCCCAGGTAGGCACGCGCCATTGTCCTTGTCCCGCGCCTCCCACCAACAAGGCGCATGTCTCTTTTCTGCGCACGCCCGCGCATTGTTTTTGGATGTTTGCACCTTTTTTTTGATATGTCATGCGCCTTTTTTTTCGACTGTTGTCTCTTTGTCGTCACTTTTTTTTTCCCAACATTTCGTCCCTGTGCCCTGTGTGTCGTCGGGTCTGTCGGCATTGTCGCGCGGCCCTGCACGAAAATTATGCGCGCCCGTACTGATTCGCGGTCTCTCTGTCTCTTTTTTTTTGTGTGGGCGGTGATGGCGACAAACCTCGCGCGCACGAAAAGAACCTAGAACAAGAGGTCGACAGAGAAAGAGGCCGACACAGAGTCGCACCGAGCGCTCAGCGACGAAAAAGCACGGCGGCGCCGGAAAGACAAGGGAAAAAAAGAAAGGAAAAAAATCGAGGCAACTTGTGTAGCGCGCCGGGGGACCGGATTCAAGCATGCCCATCGTCGTCACGCCCGCTCGGGCGCCATCGACACCTCGGACCGCCAACCCGCCGCCGCGGTCGACCATCATACCACGCGGCATACCGAGCACGTTCAAGGCCCCCTGCATCGCCAAGATCACGCCGGCGACCATTCGGGCGACGCGCGGTGCCGCACCGCAACCAATCGTCGCAACGATCTCTGCTGCAAATAGACCACACGACGGGCATCTCGATGCGCCAAAGGTCTTGCCGGCGACAGAGACGACGCTCAAAGCCGATACCGCCTTCACGGCGGCGCCATCGATCGCAACGGCAGCGCCGGCAGCACGACAACCCGTCACGGCCGGCGCTCCACCACAGGTCGCAAGCGCAAATGGGAGCGACGCTTGCCCGGCGCGTCGGGCCACTTTGGGCGCGCTGGTCGTGCACGCCGACTGGTCCGAGGCGTGCTCGGAATTTGTCCCGCGAGCGCTGGCGACCCTGACGGCGCACCCGGCGCTCACCGACAGCGTCCTCGCAGTGCACGTCGACGCCGAGCCCTGCCTGTGTGCGCGCTACGCGGTCAAGGGCATTCCGTGCATCATTTTTCGCGCGCGGCCGTCGGGTCCTTCGTGGCGAGCGCGCGGGATGGCGAGGCCCTTTGAGATCCCGCGCACGCGCATTACGGGCGCCTGCGCCGAGAGCGTCCTCGCCGCGCGTATCGACGCTGCCGTCGCTACCTTTTGTCGCATCGTGCCTCTGGCGGCAGCGGCGGCCGCAGCGGATTCGATCCCCACCGCCGCGGTTGCGGCGCCCGCCAATAAAGTCGTCGACTAGGTTTCCTTTTTTTTTTTGAATTTTGTCCCTGTCACTGCGCGCGGACAGCCATAAAAAATATGAAAACATGGAAAAAAAAGATGGAAAAAAAAGACAAACACGCGCATCAAAGAGGATCGTTTTTTTTCTTTATTTTTTCCTTTTTTACTGCGTGTGTTTTCCCGATGGCTGGCGTGCGGGCCGCGCGTCGCGGCGGTGGCGCCCTCGCTCTTTTTTCTCTCGGCTTCGTCCGCTCACACCGCCAAAGAGAAATCGCGGGCTCGCGGATCTGTCGCAGGCTCTTTCTCGGTGCTCTCCTTTTGTGCAGACCAAAAAAAACACTCGTCATTTGCGCGCGCGCGTCGTTGATTGGCGCCGCAAGCGGGTCCGTTGCGATTGGCGGTCGGCCTCTCTTTTTTTCCGTTTGTTTTTGGATCGGCAACTCGCTGCGCCGCGGGCGCGCGCGCATGCACACGGCGACTACAAAAAGAAGGCACGACCGAAAAGAGGGTTGGCCTCGGCAGTCTGGCCTCTTTGTTGCCCCTTTTTTGTTTGGGCCGAGGCGCCGACGCGTCGCATTGGCGGGCTCAAAATCCGAAAAAGAAATCTTAAAAACAAGAAACAAGAATGGGAGCAAAAGCAAAAAAAAAGAAACGGGCCACGGGAAGGAGAAAAAAAAGGCTGTGCTGCAGCGAGGCCTCAGCGTCATCCTTGCCACCAGTCGCGACCGTCGGGGTCAATGAGGGTGGCGTCCATGACGGGGCGCACCCAGAGCACGATCTGGGGCGCGTCGCCGCCATCATCGGCCAGGTAGGTGGCATAGACCTCCATGGGCAAGATGCCGACGGGCGCGGCAGCGGCCTGTGCGCATTCGTCGGGAATGTCGTCGCCGCGGGCCTCTATGGCTGGCGCGCTCAGTCGCTGGACCGTATCGTTGATGGTGCCGATGGCCAGGTCGATAAAGGGATCGGACGTGAGCACGTGGTAGAGCGCCTCGGCAGTGCCGCCCTCGCCGACGGCGGCCGCCAAGATGGGCGCCCATAGGCCGGCCTCGGCCAGGCGCAGGGGGTCGATCGGCGGACCCGGAAGACGCATGACCCACCGCGTGCGCGGTTGGCCAGCGTACTCGTCTACGCCGTCGGCGTCGCTGTCGTCGCCCTGCAGTTGGCCATACTCGATGCGCGCCGACGGCGGGCCAAAGATGCGCACCGTGAGGGCCTCGACAGGGTCGCCGGTTTCGGCGGCACGCCGGTCGACATCGCGCGCCTCGTTCAAGGTCGAAACGGCGCCGTCCTCGGGCAGACTGTCGACGCGCTCGCGCTCAGGGAGGCCCCATTGGCGCGCCCGGTCGGCGACGTTCATGATGGCAAAGAGGCGCCCGCCCCCACATAGAACGGAATCGGCGTCGAGCACGGCGTCAGTCTCCACGTCGGCGTCGCCGCGCACGGCATCGGCCACTGTCGATGCCGCCGCGAGCATGGCCTCGGTCTGCGGTGGGAGCGTGCGCGTCGCCGCGGGCGAGAGCGTCGCCCACAAGAGGAGGTCGTTGCGCGGCACCCACTCATAGGCCATGGCGGCCAGCGGCGACGACCACGGCTCGCCTCGGTCGTCGTCGTCGCCCAGCAGCGCGAGATCCCAGCGGCGCGGCGTGCCGACGTAGGCGCCGCTTCCAAGTGCGTACATGGCGGCAAGGGCCGGTGGCGCATCGCGGTCGGCAATTACGCCCTCGTGAGCCACCGACGAAAAGGCCGCCACCCAACGCCAGAGGGCGCACCGCACGACGTCGCCGTCGGGTTGGTACAGGCGCGGCAGGTCGATCAGGTTGATCTGTTGGCGGACGAGGCCCTCGGTCACTGGCACCGAGGTCTGTGCGCACAGGTTGTAAAGTACGGGATCGGCATTGCAGACGGCCTCTGCGACGCGCGGGCGCGTGGCCAAGGCCGCAAGCAACGATTCAACGACGGCCGACAGGTTGCTGTCGCCGTCCGTGTCCGACCTCAACGTCTCGTCTTCCAAAGCGCGGCGCCGCCGCTTGCCTCGCCGTTGTCCCTGTCCAGAGGTCGGCGGTGTGGCGGCTTCATACGGGCTGACGTCCATCCTTTTTTTTTTGGGTGACGGATTTCTTTTTTTTTGCCTTTTCTTTCAATGAAAAAGAATGTGCGGACGATGTCCCTGGCTCGATGGCCTTTTCGGCGGTGGCCGGCCGACAAGAGGGCGCAGGTGGGGCAGACAGTCGCTGCTGTCTTTTTTCCCATTGAGGCACGAGGCGCGCCGATCCTGGCCCGGCGTCGCAGGCACAGGCGTCAGACTTTGGCGCCTTGGGCGCCTCCTTTTTTTTTGCCGGCGTCTCTTGCCTCCTCTGCGCACGTGTGCCTCTTTTTTTTTTCGGGTTGGCCTTTTTCATATTTTATTTTATTTGGCCCGCTGTTGACCCGCGCTGCCATCACTGCAAAAAAGGTCGGGCACGGAGAAAAAAGAGGCGGATGCTTGCACAAAAAATCCATCGCCGGCGCAGGCTTTCGCCCCACCCGTTCATGAGGACACCAAGGCATAATCGCAATGTTGTCGCGCTCCTTGGGCAATCGCTGTACACGCGCGGACTGCACTTTTTTTTTGATTTTTTGTGCCGCGTGATCGGTGCACAAGCCCGACAGCATTACGATCGCCACACTGATCTGTCAGAGGGTCCTTGCGCCGCTGGGCGAGTCCACACACGCACACACGGGACGCCAAAATGTGGCTGATTTCTCCTTTTTTGCGACATCGGAGCGGCAGGCCGACACCCTTTTGTCATGGCGAGAAGATGCATTCCTACTCAGAGGCACAGCAAGCGCCGGTTTGGACCTCCATCGGGCGCACCGACGCCGCCCATAAAGACATGCCTTCTTTTTTGCATTGGCTAGGGGCAGGCGGCGCCACGCGCGGCGCACACACGCAGAGAGAAAGGACCACGGCGGCGCGCCGACACGGTTTGACAGGGCGCAACGCAAGAGTCGCGACTTGCATGGGCAAAGAAAAAGAGCGAGGGGCCCGCCTGTTGGATCAAGGGCAACAACGCCAATTAGAAAAAGGCTCAAAAAAAGAGAGGAACCAAAAAGCATGACCGCTCAAGTGCGAAGGTCTGCGCGATTGGCCGCCAAGGTGGGTACAGACGCCGGCGTCGGCAGTCTCCTGGTGGCTCTCCCCGACAAGCGTCCTCTGCGCGCCAATGCAAGCAGACGCTCGGTAGGTGCCCGCCAACAACACGCAAGTCGGCCAACCACGGTCGGCCGGCGACGCCCGAGACGGCGACATTCAGATGTGTGGCCGCGTCTCGATGTCGATGACCTGCCCGACGAGATCCTGTGGCTCGTGCTGGGCGACTTTACCGAGCCGCCGTGGCACGCGGCCGTGGCGCACGTGTCGCGCCGTTGGCGTGGCATTGTCCTTGCCTGGGCGGCGCGCTTTGAACGCGGGTCGCTCCAATGTCCGCTCACCTTGCGGCAGAGCACAATGCGCACGGCGATCCGCAGCAACGCAAGGAGCGTCGCTGTCTGGCTGCGCGATCAGTGCGGCTGCCCCATGGGGCCGTGGGCCTTTGACTCGGCGAGGTGCTGCGACTATGCATGGTGGGTGCGCTGGCTGCGCGCGCCGTCCGAGCCATGTCCGTGGGATCCCACGGCGCTGCGGTACGCCGTCAGCATACTGGATGACGGAAATCTGTTGAGATGGATGCGCGCTCAACCCGACCCGTGTCCGTGGCATCCGAGCGTCTGCGCGGCCGCCGCCGAAATCGACTCGATGCGGTTCTCTGTGCGCGATCGCACGCACGTCGAGCGCAAGCGACGCGGCCGCCGACGCGCTATCGATTCTGCCACGACGCAGACCAACGATGGCGCGTCGCCCGGTGCCGGCATCCACGGAACCCGCACACTGGCCTGGTTGCGCGCACAGGACCCGCCGTGTCCGTGGGACGAAAGCACGTGCGCGGCGGCGGCCTGGTATGCCGACATGGGCGGGTTCAAAGTGCTCCGCTGGCTGCGCGCACAAGATCCTCCGTGCCCGTGGGACAAGCACACGCTGACGGCACTGGTGTTTCGGGGCACGGTCGACACATTTGTGTGGGCCTACGATCGAGGCGCGCCGTGCGACGAGAGCGTCCTGTGCACCGCGGTCAGCAAGGGCAGACTGGACCTCTTGGCGGCGGTCTTGGACCGATGCGGGGATGCGACGACGCCCAAAGGCCGCGCCATGTGGACGCCGCGAGTCTTTGTTCAGATCGCCTATGCCGATGATGCCGTGGCTCTGGGGACATGGCTTTTGGGCGTGGCTTCATGTCGTGTTGATGGCGCGCTCTGCTCCCGCTTGGCGCAATGCGACAAGGTCGACGCATTGGCGTGGGCACGCGCTCGCGGCTTTGCTCTGGACGCGCCCTATGCCTGCTACATGGCGGCTGCGCACGGGGCAACCGCGGCGCTTGCCTGGCTGCGCGACGTCGAGCGCGTCGACGTGGACACGGTACGCGATGGGGTTCGCTATGCCACGTATGGCGACGCCAGGCGCGTCTCTGCGGCGCTGTCGTTGCTCGACCTCTACTGGCCCAATGCCAACCTGCAAGCCATCTACGACGCCCTCGCACGCCAGTAGGCCGGCATAAAGGCCCTGTTGCTCAAAAAAGCAAGGATTTTTTTGTTCGTCTCTCTCGCCCGCCCGCGCTCTCCATGTCGTCGGATCTTTGCGTTGCTGTGGTACGACGGTCCACATTGCGCAACTGCATTGGTTTCGTGGACTGCCCCAACTTTTTGAGCAGGCCCAGGCTTTTATTGCATTGTCTTTTTTTTTCCACACCAGCAACGGATTGGCCGCGTGCGCGCCAAAAAAAATAGACGAGTGCTACACAAAAAAAAGTCAAAGGAACCGGTTCAGTCGCACGATGCGACGCTCGGGTGCAGGTCGCGCGTCTGCGGATCAATTCGTGTTGCCGAAAAAGGGGTTGCCGTGCAGTCTCGCTCTCTCTTTTTTTTTTGAATTGGGTCGCTGTCGCCAAAAAAACGGCACCAGATCAGCACATGCCATTGTCCTTGTCGTGGCGGCGCCCGAGTAAAAGGGAGGGTTCGGTGTGTTGAGAGGCAAGGCTGCGCCTTCTTTTTTCTCGGTCGGGTTATACTTTTTTCCTGGGCAAAAAAAAGCGCCGGCAAAAGGGCAGATTCCGAGGACGAAATAATAATAATAATAATAATAATAATAAAAAAGGTCGCATTTGGGTCGGCGAGCGTCTGGGGACAAAAAACAAGGGTGGCGCTCACAGAAAGCCCGTCTCTTGTATACGATCAAGAATGGCCTCTTGCTCCATGAGTCGGGCGACGTCGTCGTGCGAGCCGCCATACACGAGGCAGCCGTGAAAGACGCAATCGGCGACGGTGGCGCCAAAAAAGGCCGTCTGGCGAAATCGACAGTCGACAAAGACGCAGGCCGCCAGCGAGGCGCCGGCAAAGGAGGCGCCATAAAAAGGTTGGCCGAAAAAATGAACGGCCGTGAGTCGTGACCCGAGAAAAGAGGCTGCGCCGACGTCTGCCGTGACGATGCCGTGAGACGCGAGATAGGCCGTCGGTGCCGGGTCCCTGTCGTCCGTTTCAAACGGTTGCACGGTCGGGTCGGCGGGCGGATCGGCGGGCGTCCCGAGCCTCCAAGGCCCCCGAGGGTCCCACGCGGGATGGCGCAGTTCGACGTGTCCCACGACAAGACCGTCGAATCCCGCAAGGAGGTAATCGTCGACGGAGCGAGGCGGGCCCAGAGGATCGCTCAATGTCAGTGCCGCCCATGGATCGACAATGGCACATCTCTCGTCTAGTGCGCCCGTCGTTTCTGCCAAGACGGCGCGCACGCGCTCGCTGACGAGCGCGGGCGACTTGGGGTAACGGGAGGCCGCGTCGCGCACGGCCCACGCCAAGAGATGGGGCGATCCTGTTTTGGTCATCCACGCGCACCAGGGCAGTCTCCAGGTGTGGTCGGCATACAGAGCGACTCCCGTCTCGGGATCCGTGCCGCGATGAGGACCGGCGACGTGGTGCCACATGGCGAGACGCTCGCGTCCATAAAGGCGCCCGCTCGCCACAAAGTCGCAGTCGGCCGCGGGCACGAGCGCACCCGCCAAAAAGCATCGAACATGCGGTATAGGAGATAGTCTACTGATGCCCTCCTTTTGCGTGTTGATCGGGAGCGCCTGGCCAAAGGGCAGACCCAGGCCGAGCGCGCATGAATCGCGATCGTCCTCGGGGGAGCGCCAGTCGAGCGACGCGCCGGCTTTGGTGGCCTTTTCTGACAGAGCGTGCGCGCACTTGACCGCGACCTCGGGGTCGACCAGACAATACGGCGAGGCCAGGTAGGCCGCCCACAGACGTGCGTCCTGTGAGTGCGGGTCGTCTGGAACAGCGGCAAAGGGTGCGGATTGTGCGTCGGGAACCGCAGTCCATGTGTGACCCCAAATGCGGCGGCCGGCAAGCCGCGGGTCGCCACTATCGCCTAGGGCCGCCAGGGTCATTAGGGCCGGGCCACCAATGGCGACGCCCGCCGAGGTGGCGCTCGCGACGCGTGCAGCGTCGCGGCCCACTGTGCGTACCCGCCCGCGGGAATCTGCATAGTCTGTGCGACTGCGGGGGTGTGACTCGGGTCGTACCGTGCGCGTCACGGCGACACAAGCAACTCGATCCAAATGCCCACCCAAATGCGGTTTGCGCTCGACGAGGTAGACCGAGGGCTTGCCGTACCTAGCCCAGAGGGTCTGCCGGATGGTGCCGTCGACGTCGTGCCGCACGCCTGGACCCGCGTAATGGCTCTCAACAAATTGCCCCGAGTGACAATTGGGCCCGACGCCGTTGATGTTTGCCAAAATGACGCGGCCGTTGCGCCTCCCGGATGCCCATTCGCCATAACAGCGCTGGCCGCTATCCCACGTATAGGTCCCTACGCCGTGCCTCGCTAGGCCGTCGAGTGAACCGACATATCGATCACCGCCATAGACGGCCTCGCCTCGGCCTTGGATGCCATCCGGACCGAAATGGTCTGCACGATAGCGAGCGTCGTTGTGGGCAACGGCAAGTCCGGGGCCGACAAAGGCACTTGCGCGCCACATGCCCTCGCGCCGGCATATGTCTGGATCGATCGCGTGCGCGGCCACTTTTCCAGATGCGCCCTTGGGCGCCGGCTTGGCATAGGTTGCGGTCGCATAGCCGTCGAGAACAAGCCGGGGCGCGCCATCTTGCGTCGCATCAAAGGTCACTGCCCACTCGCCGCTTTGGTATGTGGCGCCGTCGCTCGACGAAACAACGCCAACATAGCGTCCGTTGGACAGATAGATTGGACGCTTGCGGCGCCGAGCGACCTCGATCATATAGAGCCATCGAAAGTGTCGTCCGTGCGATCCAGCGTCGACGTGGTCATCAGGCGCGCACGTGCGTCCAAAGTCGCGCTTGTACAGGTGCTGCCATACGTGGTCGCAGCGCGCCGCTGTGTGCAGAGAGGCACATGCGCCATCGACAGCCGCCAGCGCCCTCACAGGCAATGATGACAGTATCTCAAGGACCAACTCGCTAGGCAGCGCCAAAAGCCCCACAGGGTCTACTGGCACGGCGGCGTCGGACGAGTCCATCGTGGAGCGGGTTCCCATGCCCGTTTCTGTTTCTCTCCTTGTCGTGTCTTGTGCGTCTCGGTATGTGCGCTCTGTGAGGGTTGCCGTCTTTTTTTTTGCTCGAGCGCCGCAGTCGACGTGGCCTCGGGCGCGCAGGAGAGACGTGCCCACCCACAACAACGTCCAATGGGGCGTCTCCACAAAAAACCCAGAGACCAGGGCCTTTTGCGGCCTTTTGGGTCCCTTTGCGCGTCGTGCCCACCCGGCGGCCGACGAAAAATATTTGCAAAGCGGGTCGATCGATGCCTTTTTGCGCCGGTGTGCCTTGCCGATTTTTTAATCGACCCATCAAAAGATTCCCGCAATAGATCGCAGCCGCACAACGGGAACCGGACAAAAGACGCAAAGCGAGCGCAACACCGACGTACACATACATTTGGACGGTCCGACCAACAAGCCACAACAATCTGCCTGCGCACTCTTTTTTTTTCTCTTAGTGCTTTTGAACATGAATCGCGCCCAAGTGACCGTCATCCGCTCGTCTGGTCCGAATCCCTTGCTGCGCACACACACACACACAAGAGGCCCCGTGACAGGTCTGCCGAATCTTGCAATGGCCCTGGCGCTCTCTTTGGCTTGCTTGCGCTCTTTTTTGCATTCCCTTCTTATGCGCATGCTGTTGGCAAATCCCTTGCTTGTGTCTCTCCTTGTGTGGCCTATATAATCAGACACGATCATCGAGACGCGTGGACCACCAGAGCCAGGATCGTGACGACGCGCGACACGTGCGGCGGTAGGCCGCGCAGTCATCCAACCGTCGAGGACGTCGTGGGCACAGCCGCCAACGGCCTGCATGAGAAGGGTTTATTGCTCTCTGAAAACCCCGACGCGACGCGGGACGACGCGGACGCGTGCCTGCTCTACGCCGCAGAGCACGCCGAGGCCTATTATGGATATACAGTTGCGCTCTGGTCGGCGCCAAATCATCTGTGTCGTCGTGGTCAGCAGAAACAGACAAAGAGGAATAAAGAGGCCGAGCCTCCCTTTGCACCTCCCCTCTTTATGTGCGCCCCTTTTCGTTTTTCTTTTTTTTTTCGTGGTGAAGCCGTTGACGCCACGCGACAAAAAAAAGGTCTTTTGTTGTCTCTTTTTTTTTTGAGGTCCTGCCATAAAAAGGCAAGTCGCGAGGCGCGGTCAGTTCTTTGTGGGAGCCCCTGTTTTCTGAAATAAACTGGAACAAGCCGCACTAGCGAGACTCGACAGTGGAGCAAGAGACGATTGCGCACGCACCGACATTTGCCGGTGCATGGCTGTGGCGCATATCGGATTGGTTGATCTATCGTCGCGACATTTGCCGCCAAGGTTCGCCCGAGCAGCGCTCGCGGATCGGTCGACAGACGACTGGAACTGGGATGTAGGATTTTTTTTGAGGATTTTTTATTCGTATGATTTGGCATTGGCCAAGTTTATACGCATTCACCGACGGTTGACCGGTCCGCAAGCGCTGCGATCGAGCCCCGACGTGAAAGCGCCCTCTTTCTTTTTTTTTTACAAGCATTTTTTTTGGGTTTGAAAATGTGTCGTGTGTTGGACGGCGCCCGTCGCGACCAACACCCACCCAATAGATGATCGGATCAATTTTCAAGCAGCATTGACTTGTTTATTTTTTTTGTTTATGGCTCCCTTTTCATAATGGATTTCGGGCATTTGGTGAGCGCTGGGCCGCGCGGCCTCGCAGAGGCGCAGCGCAAGAGGCCAGGTAGTGTTCCGACGACAGCGCGCATTTTGCGCACATGTCCACCCAACGACAACAAGGAAAAAAAAAGACGGGGGCGACCGCCGAGAAAATCAACAACCGACTCTTCCTTTCGCATGGGCCCGATTTTTGGTCTTCTTTTTTTTTTGATTGGGCGAATGGATGAATTTGGGCATACACAAGAATAGAAAAAAAAAAGAGTCCAAACGGGAAGCCAAGGACGACACCGTCGGCGCCGTCTAGGGCGGCGCAATTTCAGAGATGAGCGAGCCGCAAAAGGAGCGCCCCAGCGTGGCGCCCGCCGGCACGTTAAAGATCACGTTGTCGAGGATCTCGACTTGCACCTGCACGGTCTGGCCCGGCTGCAGGAGGAAATCGCCTGCGACGGTGGCGCCGACAATGTCGGTCGGTCCGGTCGACGCGAAGCGCCGCTGGATTGGCTGGGCTCCGCTGTTGGACACGAGCGAGAGCACGGCGTTGGCCGTGCCCGTCGCAGGCGAACCGTTGAGATTGGCCGTGAATCGATAGACGGCGGCCAGCGGCGCCGTAAAGGTCCACGTGGCCGGGTCGTAATTATTGGCCGGCGCGCCGTTGACCAGATCGTACACCTCGGACTCGTAGACGACGGGATCGGTGACGGGCCCCTGGTAGCCCGACAGGGTGACGCCGTCGGCGCGAAAGGCCACCGTGTTGCGCGGCTCACCCGCTGGCCCTTCGGGTCCTTCTGGACCTTCTGGACCTTCCGGACCTTCCGGCCCTTCAGGACCCTCTGGTCCCTGGGGACCCTGCGCACCGTCCGCCCCGGCTGGGCCTTGTGGACCGACTGCGCCCTGTGGACCTTCAGGACCTTGAGGTCCGACTTGACCTTGTGCACCGGCGGGTCCTTGCGCACCGGTCGCTCCGGGCGGCCCTTGGGGCCCGACGCTGCCAACTGGACCCGGCGGTCCAGGAACGCCCGGTGTGCCCATGGTGCCTTGTTGTCCCTGGCCGCCGGGTGCACCGGGAGGACCCTGCGGGCCAACGACCGCGGCAACAGCCACCGGTCGACGGCAGCGGCAGCGGCATATGGGTGCGACCGGCGCACACTGTCGCTCCTCTTCTTCCTCTGTGTCGGCGTCGCTGTCGTCTTGGGTGTCGCTATCGGTCCACGTCTGTGCGCACGATGTACGGACCGGTTGGATCGGCAACGGCGCGCGCAGAGACGGACGGAAGGGCGCGCGCGATGCTTTAGCACTCGCATCAACAAGCGCGACGGAACATCCGACCCTCGACACCGCCTCACGTTGCTCCCGGCGATGGTGGCATCCACGCGCGCATTGGCAAGGCGTGTGATGATGATGATGGCGATGGTGATGGCGGCATCGGTGCGAGTGGCGGTGATCGCTCATGGTTCATCCCCTTTCCGACTCTGGGCGCCGACACTGGGCCATGCGATACTGTCCATGGTCGGTCGTCGCTTCTCCTGCACACGCGCGTGCGCGCACCAGAGCGCTGCCGCAGATCGCACCCGTGCCAAACACTTTTTTTTTGGTTGCGTCCCCAGCGCACCCTACACACCGCCCGCGCGTCCTTGGTTTCAAAAAAATGTATTTTTTTTCTTTATTTATAAAAACTCTGTTGCTGCCCCGGTCGGCGCACTCGCTGCGCTCGCTTTTTTTTGATGGTGGTATTTCGTGGCGACCGTGCATCTTTTTTTTTGGAAAAAAAGACCCTTTTGATGTGGTCACAGAGAGGCGCGCGGCCGCGCAGCCATGGGATGCGAACGGAAACGGGAAATGGAAAAAAAAAGACGCACAACACGCAAAGAGCAGACGGCGGCGAGAGGGGGCAAGGCGCGAGAGCGGCTAGGAGGTGGCCGTCGCCTTGTAGTAGAAATCGGCCGCCGGCCACGAGTCGGTCTTGGGCGGCGACGTGTTGAAGCGCTTGACCCAGCAGTTGGCGCCGCCGAGCGTGCCCGACCGGTCAAAGAGCACGCCCTCGCAGCCCGACGTCCGGTCGCAACGCGCCTTGCATGCATCGGCACTCGCCTCCATACTGCCGCTGGCCACGTCGCACTTGTTGTCGGCAATGTCGCATATCGGGTTGCTGTTGGCCACCAGCGTATAGGTGCTGCCGCGCCCGTTGCCGCCGGTGCCTCCGCCTGTGCCACGGTTGCGCCTTATGATCTCGCCGACGATGATCAGTATGATGACCAGCACGGCGGCGCCGATCGCCACCCATGCCCACACGGGGAGGCCCAACGGGCCCCTGGGCCTGGCGGGCGTTGTCGCCAGGGCCTCTGTCCTCATTGCGGCCTCGGCCTGCTCCGTGGCAGCGGCTGCGTCCACTGCCGGTGTCGGTGCAGGTACCGGGGTGGTGGCTGTCGTGGTCCTGGTGGCGACCACGGTCGGCGATGGCCGAGTTGCGGTTGCTGTCGTGGCAGCGGCGGCGGTAGCGCCGGCGGACGCGGCACCGGCGACGGGCTTGACGGCCGACGGCGGCACGAGTTTGGCCGGCGGAGGTGGCGCCACGGGCGCGTTGGTTGCCGCAACAACGGCAGGCGCGGGCGGGGTGGCGGTGGTGCTCATCGTCTTTGATGTGCAAAAGACAACAAGACGAGGCAGACAAGTGCGGGGGGCTCGAGTGGATCAGTGCGTCTGTCTTGAGACGAGCCGGATGGGAGCGCGCGGGGTCTGCGATGAACGTGGCGATGGCTCAGGCTGAAAAAAACACGGGGGCACCGGGACAAACACGCAAGAGACGATGGGGCGCCAAGCGCTTTGCCTAGAGGTCGCTGCAGAGACTGCACGCGGCCCCACGAGCCACCACGCCCCTGCGGGCCTCCTGCGAGAGAGAGAGAGTGACTCGCCGGCGGCGATGACGACGCCCCCTTTTGTTGCTCCTCTCTTTTTTGTACGCCTGCGCTTTTTGGTGGGACCGGTGCGCGCTGGCGACGCGGTACCGGGTCCCCAGCGTTGCTGGCAATCTTTGGCATCGAGAGGGCCCGCGCGCACACGGGACCTCTGGGCGCACAAGAGGAGCGCCTCAAAGGGGCAAAAGGCACTCGACCGAGCCTCCTCTATCGACGAATTGCCCCTTTGTGCGCACGCCTAGCGCTGCCCAAAGCCCCCCCCCCCCCTCCACCGCCGCCCTCGCATCGGTCCGCCGCCCCGCAAACAACAAAAAAGCAGAGGAAAAAAGGGAGAGCGATAAAAAAAAAAGAGAAGAAAAGGAAAAGGGCAGCGAGGGACCGGCGAGGGACCGGCGAGAGGGACGGGCCTGCAGAGATCGGCGCGGGCAGCAGCGACCGAGCGGGACGAGACAAGCCTTGGCGACGGGGTCACGCGTGGCCGGCGGCACACGACAGCACGGCGAGGCGCGGGCGAAAAAAACCAAGATCCAGAGGAAGGAGGATCACGCACGCGCGCTTCCACCGCATCGCCGCAACAGTGGGCGATAACAAAAAAAGTCTCGTGCTCCCGCCGCGCCCTCTGGCCTCTCGCTTTTCTTCCGGTTTTATTTCTTTCCTTTATTTCATCGTCTCTCCTGGTTCCTGGCGCATCGGCAGCGTTTTTCTTTGCTCTTTTTTTTTCCTTTTTTGACCGCACACAGGCACGCGCACATACATACGCACGGGCGCAATAGATGCCGTGGCACGAACGCCACCGGGGCCACGAGCCCAAGCGCCGCACGGGCGCCGCCGACAGCGGCACCACGACGAGCAGCAACGGCGATGCGGCCAACCGCGCGCGCCACGGGAACGGGTCGGCGCGCGCCGCCAAGCGCCAACGTCCAGCGCCCCAGACGCGTCGCGGCAGCGGCGGACATCGCCAGGCGCCCGCTCCATCGTCGTCATCGTCGTCATCATCATCGTCGTCGTCCTACGCGGCTGCGCTGACGCCCTATGCGATCGAGGCCGGCGCGGCCGTGGCTGCCGCCTATCCGCACGCCATCTCGTCTGGCGAAGCCGCGGCGCTCGTGGCAACGATGGCCGCCGAGGGCGCGGCGGCTGCGGCCGCGACCGGCGATTCGAGCGATTCCAGCGACAGCCTCCAGCCGGGCACGGTCGTCGCCGATCGGTTTGCGCTGGGGCGCGTCGCCGGCAGCGGCGGGTTTGGGGTGGTCTACGAGGCCGTCGACATGGCCGATCCGCAGCGCGTGCGCGTGGCCATCAAGATGGAAAAGGGTGAGCACCGGGTGCGCAGCCTGCGACACGAGGCCGTCGTGTTTGCCGCACTCGCCGGCGGGCCCGGCGTCCCGCCCGTGCTGTGGAGCGGCTCGGCGACGGCGGGCGACGGACGGCGTGTCGACGTGCTGGTGATGCCCCTCCTGGGCGACAGCCTCTACGACTATATGCGCGGCAAGGCGTCGGGCCACCTGCCGCCGACGGCCGTCATGCGCATCGCGCGCTACATCCTGCGCTACCTGGAGCACATGCACGCGCGCGGCTGGCTCCACCGCGACGTCAAGCCGCACAATTTCCTGCTCGATCGGTCGCGACGCGGGCTCTTTATGGTCGACTATGGCCTCGCCAAGCGCTGGTGCGACCCGCGCACGGGCGCCCACGTCGAGTACGAGCGCCGACGCAACCGATCGAGCGTGCCCGGCACGGCCAAGTATGCCAGCCTCAACACGCACCAGGGCGTCGGTATGTGTGCCCCCACCCACCCACATATCCCCTATCCGCGCGCGCGCACGCTCTGCACCTCGACTCGATTATCACCATCGTTGTCACCTTTTGTTGTTGTCACCACCATTATTTTTATTATTCTTGTTGGCATTGTTTTTTTTGTGACGGCGAATCGCACGGTTTGCTGCCGACAAGCCATTCTTTTATGCCATCATCGTGTCTGCTGTTGTTGTTGTTGCCTTGCTGACACGCGCTCCCCCTGTGTATTCTCTTTTTCTTTTTTTTTTGATTGTGTGTGCATTCTTCTTTTGGGCGGTGCACGGGACGATCGACAATGACAATCTCAATGCGGCGGCGCAATGGCACAGTGCAAAGTCGGAGGGACGATCTCGAAGCCCTGGCCTACACGCTGGTCCAGTTGGCCAAGGGCTCGCTGCCGTGGGACAGCGTGCCGGGCCACAACAAGGCCAAGCGCTGCGCGCGCATCCGCGACTGCAAGGCCAAGACGGGCGTCGACGTCATCTGCGCCGGCCTCCCGCCGTGCTTTGCCCGCTTTCTGGCCTATGCGCGCGCCCTCTCCTTTCCCGAGACGCCCGACTATGAATACTGCCGCGGCCTCTTTGGAAGCAGCAGCAGCGGCGCGCCGACCAACAACAACCGCCGCCGCCACAACAACAACAACGCGTCCTAGCGCGCCACAACGCCCCAAATCCTTGAAGGGAGGAAAAAAAGAAACTCTTTCTTTTTTCGACAGGGACTCTCGCGCGGTGGCGCTCGTTGTTGGGTGGAGGGGCAGCAAGGAATAGCGAAAGCAAAAAGAAAAACAAAGAAAGATCAGCGCCATTCCTTGTCGTCGGGGCGCTTGCGCAAGGGCAGGGCCTCGCGCAGGCACACGAAGGATTTGTCGCTGGCGCCATCACGTCTTTTTTTGTCGGTCATCCTTGCAGTGATGATGGCCTTTGGCGCCTCGCCTCAAGATTCGGATTTTCTTTTTTTTTGCCCGATTGTCGCCCGGCCGTCCGATTTTCTTGGGTATTTTTTGGTGGACTAATGCCCACCGATACAAAAAATGGCGACGCACATACGCACGAAAAAAGAGGCACTGGGGCCGCGACCACCTTTGCGCCGACGAGAAGAGACCCTGTCATAACCAAACAAAAGACAACAGCAAATATTTTGCGCGCTGCCTTTTTTTTTTGACGAAGAGGCCGACCAAAATCCCGTCTGCGCGCGTGGCAGTTTTTCATTTTTGGTGCAAAAAACACAAAAATTGCACATGACACGCCGGAATAGGGGGAAAAAAAGAGGCACAAAGGCTGCTTGTGTGGCTTGCGCCCGAGACCGTGCAGTCGACCCAGAGCATGAAAAACCAGACGAAAAATGCGGGGCCAACGCCGCATCGACCCATCCCGTCATTGTTGTGCAATCTATTGCATATGTCTTTTTTTTTCTAAGAAAAAGGGGATCGGCAGACAAAGAAAAGGCAAAGAGGCGGGGGACACTGCGGTGGGTGCGGTTTCTGCAGAGAGAGAGAGAGAGAGAGGGCACACGGCGGGCCGCCTAGGGGTCGAGGAGACTGGCCGTGTAAAAGAACCACGGCGGGTAGGCGCGCACGGCCACGGCGTCGATCCGCGGCCTGATGACGCCCACTTCATAGGCAAAGCAGCCGAGGGCGAGCGTGCCGCCGATCAGCGTACCGATGGGATAGTCGCGCGGATCAGTGGGCCTCCCGGTGAGGCCGTCGACAAAGGACGACCAGCACGAGACGTAGGCAAGCGCGCGGCCGTTTTCCTCCTGGTGCCAGCGCCGCACATGCGGAATGGGCCAGGTGAACCGCTCCGGCGTCGTCCCTTCTACAACTGTTGGGTATGTCGGGTCGCTCCGACCGCGATTGTGGCCGTCGACGGTTTCGACCCTGAGTCGCACGGCAGCCGACAAAAAGGCGTGGAGCGCATCGAGTTGGCCCAACACGGGCGACGGCCTTGTGCGCGACTCGGCCCGAGGCGCGTCGCGGTCCACAGAGACGAGAGCCAGCGACATACACAGGCGCGCCTGGCGCGTGCGTCGGTAGACCATCTGATCGAGTCCCCGTTGGGCGGCCTGGTCGGCGGGCCAGTAGCCCCACAGGTCGGCAGCGTCCTGTTGGTCCTGCTCGGGCGTCGACGGCGCGCCCAGGTAGGCGCACGTACCCTGACGCGTGCACTTGTACTTTCTGCGCTGGCTGTTTTCGCTACAGCGGTAGCACGCGGGGTTGCCCATCATGCGCGACAGCGGCAGACGGATTGGGCGCGGTCGGCGTATGATGCCCGTCATCATGCCGCTCAAGGCACCGTTGCCGGGAATGGTGGGCATGCATATCTCGTGTCGCGGGTCGGCAGAGCCACAGCGCACACAGATGGAATCGCCCGACCGCGGCTGCATCGTGGGTGCGTGTGCAGAGGGCACGACTGGCGGCGACACGCCAGATGACCCGGCGCCGCTCGCGTCATCGCCGTGAGACGGCGGCACCTGGCCGGTGCCAACGGCGGTACGACGCGCAAACTCGTACGGATTGCGCAACAAGGGCGCAAAATCAAAGGCCGCCAGGAGAGACGAGAGGTCGGTGCATTCTTGTTGCTGCTTGGGCCGTGCCACCAGTCGAGTCGCAATCTCGTCGGGCGTCGCCCTTGTTTGCGATGAATGCCCAGTCGTCGGTCCGGCCTGTGGCGTGCTTGACGTTGTTGTTGATGATGATGATGATGACGACGACGACGACGATGAGGATGTCGCGGATGACGACATCGACGCAACGGGATAAGTCAGGGTAGGAGTGGTCGGGGACGGCACAGAAGAGACGGCAAAGCCCTTGCGACTAGCCTTGGCCAGGCGATCGGGGCGCGCGGCGATGCCGAGGAGAGGGCGACTGGCGCGCCCGACAATGCTCCACACGCACTCGGCCATGGCGCGCACTGCGCGACCGTCATAGTAGGCGCACACGTGGCCCATGTCAAAGCCGGCAATGACCTGTGCCGCTGTGCGGCAGTCGGTATAGACGATCTGCAGAGTCTCTCTATGTTCCTGGTCGTTTTTGTCCTTGTTGTTATCGCCATCTCTTGCGCCTGTGTCGTCGGTGCCATGTTTGACGGCCTTGGTGTCGTCGTCGTCGTCGTCCGTGTTGCCAGTCGAGGGCGGCGCGTGGAAAGAGACCACCGACCCCGAGACCACGCACCGGCAGTTGGGGACGGCGGCAAAGATCGCCTCGGCAATCTTGGCAAACACGTCGCGACGACGATCGTCGTCTGATCCATAGATCCACAGATCCAGGTCGCCCCGCGGCGAGCGCAGATGGGGCGACTGCATGGCGTCGACGACACTGCCGCCGGCGAGAACGACATTGTCGCCGCGCAAGAGTCCGTCGCGTATGACCAAGGGTCCAAACACGGGAAAGGACTCGGCCAGTGCGTGCTCAAAGGCGCCTCGACCCGGCACAAGCGCCGGGCGATCGGCAAAGCCCACCGCCTCAAGTATTGTCGGCAGAGCAAAGGGGTCGAGAAGCGTGTGGCCGCTGCCGATGGCGTACTCGACCGGAAACAACGGGTGAGACCAGTCGCGCAAGGCCCGTGCCAGGGCCAACGAGGCGATCTGGGCGTTGCCGCCATAGACCCACGCCAATGCCGAATCGATTGATGCAGGATCGCCGCGATCAATCAGAGGCGCGCGCGCAGTCTCGATCAATGCCTCGCCCAGGCCGTGGTAAAAGCGGATGCGCGACGTCTGGCGCTGACAGGGGGGATTTTGTGCGCTACTGGCACGACAAGGCGGTTCGTCGTCGTCGTCGTCGTCGTCGCCGTCGTCGTCGTCGTCATTGGAATCTCTTGCAGGCCCGCAGGCCCTCTCCCAAAATCGCTGCGCGTCAAACACCAGACGTCTGGGCCTCGGCAGCATGTTAGAGTCCAGTGGCGCGTCGCAGGCCTCGGCGCGCAGGCGCACGGCATAGGCCAAGAGGACGGTCTTGGCCGAGTCGGCCAGAGCCGCAGGATCGACCCGATCGGGCACGTGGGCCTCGGCGCCAGCAGGCACCGCGACGGTGGTGCGGCAGGGTCTCTGACCCCATAGGTCCAGTGTCGCCGTCACCTCATTGGAACAAGCCTGGGCGATTCCCAGAGCGCCGACATAGCGCAGGGCGTCGGCAAAAGCAACGTCGGCTGCTGCAGGCCGTGCAATGCCACCGAGGAGATCACAGAATCGAGCCAGTCGGGCGGCGTCGGCGCCGGCCAACGGCGGCACCTCGACACGCACGGCATCACATTGGACATCGGGCAGGGCCTCGCGAAAGCCGCCCGCCAACATCGAGGCAAAATAGGTGGCCGACGCGCACAGGGCTGCTTTGGGCAGCGTCGCGCGGTGCACCAAGCCATCATCTCCGGCGGTCAGGTCGAGCGTGATCGCGCGCTGGTCGTCGTCCATGGGGGGTTTGGAATCGTCTATCTATATACGTATGGGTGTGTTTTCCCTAGAAACGGAATGGTTGTCTCGTGCAACTGCGCCCTCGTGTTTATTCCTCGATGACAAGGTCGGGCCACGCGATAAAAACCAAAGGACCACCAACGGCGCCGGTCAAAGTTTTCTTGAGAGGCAATTTTGGGTTGCGCCGTTTGTTGAGATTTTTTTGCAAACCGACCAATCCACGCCGAGAGTTGTTGTTGGTAAAAAAAAGGAGGCAAACAACACGAGGCGGCGAGCCGCGACAAATGTCTGGGCGAGTGGTGGCGCAATCCGCCCTGAGTGCGCACCGATGGCTCGCCGACCGGCTGACTGTCGACTTTTTTGGGGGGCAACAAAAGGCAAACCACACTAAAGAATGAGGCAAAGGGTGGCTTTCTTTCCTTTGGCGTTGGCGCAACAACAAAAAAAGGAAAAAAAAAGAGGAAAAAACTAGGCACGGCCGCTGCGTACGCGCGCAGCGACGACAGGCAACACGCCGATGGCCGCCGCAGACACAACGGTAGCCGATTCGCGCGTGTACGGCGGGCCGATGGGCGCGTCGCTCATGGCATCGTACTCGACGCCGGCCGCGGTCGCCAGGACGCCGGCGGGCGTCGGGGGCCACGGCAGGGCGTTGAGCGTGCCGCGGTGGGCGTCTTCAAAGGCGGCCATGCTCTTCCAAAAGTCTTTGTAGACGTCGCGGATGACGGGCGCCAGCGTCCTGTCGGCCACATAGCAGGGCGGGTTGAGGTTGGCGCCGCCGGCCAACAGCGTCTCCAAGGCGACAATGTCGGCAACGGTCCGATTGTCGTCGTCGCTATCGATCTGCTGCGCATAGAGTTGGCACAGACGCCGTAGATCGCGTCCGTCATGTCCGTGGCCGGGCCGCATGGAGTCGAACCAACCGTCGACTCGCTCCCTTGTCTCGTCCATCTTTTTTTTTTCGATTTTTGCTTGCCGTCTTGTCAGTTGCAACGTAATGTGTCCGTGTGCTTTTTTTTATATGTGTCTTTTTCCTACTCTTTCTTTGCAGCCCAGTGCGCCTTTGAAATTCCTTTTTTTTTTCGTAGACGCGGCAGTCGTGCGCTCCCTCCCTTGCCTCTTGGCGCACAGGGATTCCTGCCCGCACGTCGGCGCAACGTGGCCGCCCTCTTTCGTTGGGCAACAAAAAAGAAGGTCCACACGGCTGTGGCTCGTAGAAAGGACCTCTGACCGCAAATGGGTTCCCGCAAGGGATGCCCTCGTCGCCGCCGCGGGCCTCTCTTTTTTATTCAAAAAAATGGTTTCCTTTTATTTCCCAACAGGGTTCACCGTGCGTGCAACCATTAAAAAAAAAAGAAAAAAAGACAGGTTTTACGAATATGTTTTTCCCACCGAGTTTTTCTCTTTTAAAAGCCATTTTGCAGGGCTGCCTGGCAAATGCCGCGGGCGTCGAGGCCGGCAATGACACCCGACGGCACGCCGACAATTTCGGCGAGGTGGGCCACGCGCGCACGGTCGATCCCGTAGGGGTTGTTACAGGCCTCGTACAGTTGGGCATAGTAGGGGTCGAGGTCGATCTGCGGCTCGCTGACCTCGACAGCCACCTCCACATCAAAAGCATCGGCAAGGGCCTGCGTGAGCGCGCGCAGAGCCTCGCCACCTGCACCGGCGGCACGGATACCGCGCTGCCCGAGCGCCTCGATGAGCGCCGGCACCATCTGCTCGGCCTGGAGCCGCATGGCCTCAACGGCGCCGGCCGCTTCGTCTCTCACGCGCTGGGCGGCCTGCGCCGGGTACGTTGCACAGCGCTGACGCAGATCATTGAGCGTCGCCACGCGACGGTCCGATGGCGGCAGGCCAACACCACGTACGTCAATCTTCTCGCCGATCCATTCGGTTAGTCGCGGCAGACCGTAGGCGGCGACAAAGGCCTCGGGATCGACTTGAACAACGCCCAGGCGCGGATCGTTGACCTCAAATCGCCCACCTTGAAGAAATTGTTGGATGATCTCCTCTGGGTCGGGTGTCACCTCGTCGCCATCGGCGAGACCAAATTCGTCTGCGATATCGTCGACCTCGCCGCAAAGGCTGCCGTACATGCGCGACGCCTCGCGATCGAGACCCTGGACGCGGCGCCGGGCCTCGGTGGCGCGACTGAGCGCTGGCAGCACGCCCCTGTTGACAGTCTGTGCAAGGGCGACCTCGCTGTCGCCGCTCTGGGCCATGAGCGCGACGCGGTCGAGCGCGCTGATGGCCTCGCCTCCGGTGCGCCTGAGTTCCGCCAGGGCGCGCTCGACGCGTCTGGCAAAGTTGGTCTCATTGGATTCGAGGTCGACTTTGAGGTCGAGGACCCGCTCGGAAAAGTAGGCTTCCTCGTCGGGATCGGGAGGCGACGGCATCAGGGCGGCATCGACGACTTGGTCGAGGCGCGCGTTGACGGCGTTGATTTCGTATTGGGGGATGCCTCGCGCGGCCATGGAAATTCAGTCAGGCGCGGTTTTTCGCTCTCCTTTTTTTTGGCCTTTTCTCGCTTGGCGGTGTCTGTCTTCTTTTTTTTTTCGAGGGTCCCAGCGGGGGCAGAGGCGGTCGGGGCAAGGGCGGCGGCAGGGGCTCTTTTCTTGCCCCCAACGCGGCACGGTCTTTTGGCGGCGAGCGTCCAAGCAGGGCGCACAGCCATTGCCTGTCGGTCGTGCGTCGTGCCGCTGTTGCGCTTGCGCGCCATTGGCTCTGCGTATTTTTTTGTTTTTTTTTCTCTCGCGGCACATTTTTTCCCGATCGAGACCGAAAAAGGGAAAAGGGGAGGCGACGCCGTGCGACCTGCCGCACCCTGCCGCGTGTGCGTGCCAGCCAACCAACAAGGGCGCGAAAGGAAAAAAAAAGGTCCATCGACCACGAGGACCCGTTGCTTTGTTTTTTCTTTGGTCTGTGTGCTCTCTCTTTTTTTTTGCTCGATCTCTCTCGGCAGCGCCAGCCTACAAAGAGGCAAGCAAGGACGAAAAGGCGCGCACCAGGAAAAAGGACAAAAGAGGAAAACGAAAAAACAACCGGCGGTCAACGGTGGCGACGTCGCTGCACGGCGGGCGGGGCCGCCGTAGTGTCGCCGCGCGCTGTCGCCGTGACAAAGGAAAAAGCCGAGCGCGCTGGCGGTTCCCGTGCGTTGCTGCGTCGGTCCGATCTCGCGGGGACTTGCCCCGGTGCACGATCGGCGGCCAGATGCCACTGCCCCAAAAGTGGCGCTGGCGCTTGTTGTTGCTGCTGTTGTTGTCGCCGTTGCGGTTGGTGTGGCGCAGCCCGGACAAACAACGGCGCGCCGACGTCGCCGGGTAATCGTCCGCGTGCCTGTTGTCGTCGCCGCGTGGCGCGTTGGTCCTCTTGGAGGCGCTGTGAGTGCTGCGGCCGCAATTGCACCGGTGGTCGTTGGTGCCCCGGTACAGGGTGTGACGATGGCGCTTGGTGCTGGCGGATTCGAACGTCGAGGTGGCGTCGGGGTGGTTCTCGGTAGTGTGGCGCATCGCGGCGTCCCACCGCCTCTGCCGCAGCGCGATCGACGACGCCGTCCAAGAGCATGTCGCCATAGGCCGTGCCCAACACTGCCGCCGTGCCCGCCGTTGTACCGGGGCCCATGCCGTGACCAAACACGGTCGAGTCGCACACCGACAGGCCGTCGACGCCGTGCACGCGCAAGAGACCATCGACCACGCCGGCCTCGCGCGCACCGTCGCCGCCGCCAGCGACGGGCGGCGCGCCCACGCGGCATACACCGCCGTGCCGATGCGCCACGTAAAAGGCCTCGGTGCGCAGCCAGAGGTCGAGCAGAGCGTCGTCAGCGACGATCTCGGGCGCCGGGTGGGCCAACACCAGGCGGTGGCCGTCGGGCGTCGGCGCCATGGCATCAATGAGCCGTACGACGCTCCGGGCCAGTGCGCGCATGGACCGCATGTCGGCCGGGTCGGTGTAGAGGCCCAGACGGGCGCGCGGCAGCACCGACGGGTCGGCCGAGGGTGTTTCGATGCCGCCGCCGCGCGACGTCGGATCGAGGAGCCACGCCGACAGGCTGACGACGGCGGCCGTTGTCGTCGTCGTCGTCGTTCCTCCATTCGGCGCGCCGTGCAGGCCTGCAGCGTTCATCGTCAGAGGCGGCGGTTGCTGCGGCGCGGCGCCAAAGGGCTCCCAGCGCGAGGCGGCTCGCACCAATGGGTCTCCGGCGACGGGCCAGTAATCGGGGAGGGGGCCCGCTGCGGCGAGCACGCACCACTGACGGCGTCGGCGTGCGGGTCGCGTCGAATCTTGAGCCAGCACGATGCCGACCGTGCCCGGCGGGTTGAGGTCGCTGCGCACGTCGGGCGGACCGCGACTTAAACTCGCCGTCGGCGCTGGCACCGGCACCGGAACGTCGACCTGTGCGACGACCGAGGCCACCATGCGAAATCCATAGGGGCAGTGGTAGCCAGAGCCCACGGCCGCGTTGGCAAAGACGAGCCGCGTGCCGATGCCGGCAACGAGGCGCGGGTCGCCGATGCCCGAGCGTTGGAGCAGCGCAGGCGTGAGCGCCGACGCACACAGGACGACCCGTCGTCGGGCACGCGCGCGCACCGCCTTTGTGCCGCGCTCCAGGTAGACGACCCCGAGAGCGCGCGGGCGCGTCTCACCGCCTCCCATAGTAGTGATCTCTGACGATGCCAAATCAAACACCACCCGCTCGACCAGCGCACCGCCAACGACTGTCAGACGGCGACGGCGGCGGCATATTGCACAACGGTCCCTTTCCGCGTCGCGGCCCACAAAGGCATCGCCGGCCGGCTGGCGGTTGAACCCGTGCGGCGGTCCGAGGCCGACGGCAAACTGCACGCGGCGCGCCACGCCAAACTCGGTCGGACCGTTGTGGTCGGCCACCTCGCGCACGCCATAGACGCGGCCCGCCGCGCGCGCAAACGAATCAGACAATGCCTCCCACGCCGGCGGCAGAGCCCGCACGGCCACGCGTCCCTGTGTGCCGCGCGTCGGACAGTCGGGCACATTGTCGTCGTCGTCGTAGTCGCCGCCGTCGCCGCCATCGTCTCGTCCTTGCGCGTCCTCTGCGTACATGTCGACAGCACCATAGCGACAACGGTACCGGTCGCCATCGTCCCACACATTGACTTTTTCTTCTTCGTTTTTGCAAGTACGGTCAGGGCAGCGCCCATTCGCAATGCCGCGTCGACCATCTTGGCGCCAGTCACGCCCTCTGTCGAGGCCATCGTGGGCACAGGCATGACCGCCAAATACATCGTGGCCGCCGGGGTCCCATGGACGCCGCCGGCATGCGCTCGCCATGCCGGGCGCGGCGGCGCTCGCGGCAGTCGATGACGACGACGGCGCGCCGCCGACGGGCGTGTCCCGTGGTCCGTCGTAGGCCTCGACGCGCGCCAGCGGGATCGACGCGGCGGCAGCCACGCGATCGAGCCAGACGTCGGCGCCGGCGTGTCTAGGTCCGGCGCGCGCGCACGCCTTGGCAAAGTCGCGCCATTCGCGCGCACCGCCCGTGCCCCACAGCGCCGAGTCGACCAGCGTGGAGCCGCCGACGGCGCGCCCGCCCCCGAGCGCGCATCGGGCGCCCAAGAGGCCCGGCTCGGCGGCGCCGCCCACACGGATGGACGTTCCGGGATCGTGGGCGGCGTCGGCCCCGCGCAAGAGGTCGGTGGCCGTCGGGTCGGCGCGCCGGTCCGGTCCCCAGTCGAGCGCCAGCACCGACACCGTCGGGTCGTCGCTGAGGGCGCGCGCACAGGCGCTGCCGGCGGCGCCCAGACCCACGACGATGTAGTCAAACACAGCCGCCCCCTCGTCGTCGTCATTGTCGCCGTCGCCGTCTGCGGCGCAGCCGCGCTGGCGGTCGCCGTCTCTCGGTGCGGTCGCGCGAGATCGATCGCCGTGGTGGGGCCGGCGCGCGCAGCGACGACACATCCAGGCCGCGTCTGCGTGGTGCCGGCCCATGGTGCGTCGCCCTTGCGTGGTGGCGCCGTGATGGTTGTTGGCGTCGATGGGGCGTGACTCCGTCGGCGCGCCTCAAACAATGGCGTCGGCCGACGCAGTGTCGGTCGCTGCTCCGTCTCTTGGCGACGCCCTCGCCGCGTATCCGATTCTTTTTTTTCCCTCTCTCTTTTTTTTGCAAAATAAACAACGACGAAAAGAGAGAGAGAGAGAGAGAGAGAGGACAAAAACGACACTCACGTGTGTGTTTTTGTCTCGTCTTTTTTTTTATCGCGCGTGCGCGCGTGTGCCCTTGCCTTTGGCGCCGGGCGCCTTTTGGTCTTGCGCGCGCGCGCTGCGTCGGCGGCCGCTGCCTGTGTCTTTCTTGTTCGACGCACCGGTCGCCGTGCGGACGACGCTGGGAGATGTCGTCGCGAGCGCGCGCCACCCGTACGGCGCGATGCGCGCCCACGACGAGCAAAGAGTTGGCACGCGCGCGAGCGCAGCCTCGGTTTCCGCGCATTTTTTATGCGTTTTTATATGTTTTTTTTTCACTTTGGGTTGGTGGCTGCGTCGCCCGATCCTTTTCGCTCCTTTTGTCATTTTTTTTTGTGTCGCCAGAGGCGCTCTGCGCCAATCTTTTTCGGAGGGCGACCCCGCTGCCCTCTCGTCCGCCGAGGGGCAAAGGCGCGACATCGGCAGCGGGAGGGGGGGGGGCGCGAAAAAAAGAGGCGATGCGACAAAAAAGAACCAAGAAAGAGCACCGGACGCCCGAGCGCCGCGACAACCCCACAACATTTTTTTTTCGATTGGTGCTCTCTCTTTTTTTTCCTCTCATTTATCCTTTTCCGAAAAAAAAAGAGGCTGCGATGGGGGCCACAGGAAGAGCCGCAGAAAGGAAAAGGCCCTCGGGGACGCGCCGTGGCGTGTCCGGGCGCACGACCATCGCACAGCGAGCAGAGACGAGAGCAAGACACTGGGTCGGCAAGGCACGCGTGCCTGCGGCGGCACGACGGGCTCGCGGCGACGCGAAAGGAGGCCGACCCGACAGAAAGGCAACCCGACGCTTTCACGTAGACACATCGGTCGATAACACGCGCACGCACGCGCACCGACAAATCGCTCATTTTCTTTTTTTCAACCGCGCTCTCGGCCTCGCCGTTGCCCGTGACCGCTCGCCCCACGCCCCCGTTGCTTCAACCTCTCTGCGAGCGTCCTTGCTTCTGCTCGTCGCCTCGCTAGACCCCGCCCACCCGACTCCTCTATGTCCTTTGTCTATGGGGCCTCGCCGTTTGGCGTCGCCTCGGTCTACCATCCCTACGGCGTCGTCGCCACGCCCACCGTGGCCGTGGCCGCCCCCATCTCGTACGGCGTAGCCGCGCCCACCGTCGCGGTCGCGCATACATTTGGCGTGGCCGCGCCCGTCTCGTACGGCGTGGCCGCGCCCACCGTCGCGGTCGCGCACACGTTTGGCGTGGCCACACCTGCCTTTGGCGTGGCCGCACCGACCTTTGGCGTGGCCACACCTGCTTTCGGCGTCGCCACACCTACCTTTGGCGTCGCCGCGCCGGCCTTTGGCGCCGTTGCGCCAGTTTTCGGCGCCTCTCGATTTTGCTGCTGAGCGCACGAGGCGCGTCCGGTGCGTCCCGCCGACAGACCGCGCGCGCGCTGCCGTCGCTGATCGGCGCGCCTTGTGAGGCCTTTGGCAGAAAAGAAAAAAAAAGAAAAAGAGCGACCCTCCTGTCTCGTTGTCTCTCTCTTTTTTTGCGTGTCTCTTTTTTTCCCTTTCATTTTCTATTATCAATTTTTTTTCTTGGGTCGGTGCGCGCATGGTCCTGCTTCCGCAGCGCCCACCCAAGCAGCAGACTACCACCACCACCACAAAACAAAAAAAAGAGTTAAAAAAATAGGAAAAAGAACGAATGCGACCCAGGATGCAAGAGCAGCGAGAGAGAGAGAGAGAGAGAAAAGAAACACAGCGGCAGGTGCCTTGCGTGCACGGTCGGCGCTGTCGTCGCGCTCCTTTTTGTTCCGACACCCCGTCGGCATTGTTGTCTCTTTTCTTTTCTTTTTTTTTTCGCGTGTGCCTCCCAGAGGCGACAGAAAAAAAAGAGCAGCCACAAAGAAGGCGGTGCGCGCGCGTCTCCATGCCCGCGCCCGTGCGCCGCGCAGGTAGACAATGGAGGACGCACACAAGAGGTAATAAAGAGCGCGCGCACAAGCGTCCCGCGCACGCCGCAAAAAAAAGACGCAAAAAAGAAGAGAAAGCAAGCCCATGGATGATCCGATGGCAGCGGCGGCGCGCCGATCGACGCGCGTGGCCCAAGGCGTGCTCACCCTGTGGCGCGGGTGCTACGACGACGCGCGCCTCATCCAAGCGCCTTGGGGCGACGACGAGGCGCTGGCGCTCGTGCACGCCCTCGACTTTGGCAGCAGCAGCAACGCCAAAAGAGACCGCCGTCGCCGCCGTCGCCACCGCCACCACGAGGATGCCAACGCAAACAAATACAGCGGCGACGACAGCAGCAACAACAAGGAGGGCTCGCACAGAGATGACGAGAACGACCGCAGAGGCAGCGGCGACGACGACGACAACGACGACGACGATGGTGAAGACGACGGCAAACAGGGTGTTACGCTCAACGGCCTCGCGATTCGGTCGCCCCTGGCCGCCGCCACGGGCACCTACACTGCGGAGCGCGTGGACGACGGCGCGCGACGGCCGTGGGTGCACCTCTACCGGGCGTGCGTGCCCGACCTCCCGGGCGCCAACGGGCGGCGGTCATCGGCCCAGGTCTATGTTAAGGCCCTGGAGGCGGCAGGCCTCGACGTGGCGGCGAGCGCGTCCCTCTTTACGGGACTCGCCTGGACGGTCGGCCGCGGCGTGCACGCACCAGTGCGCGTCGTCACCCACCAAAACGTGGGCCTCGATCCGATTGAATTTGCGCGACGCACGCTCGTGGCCCTGGGTGCCGCCGAGCGCGCCGTGCGTCGCCGCGCGGCAAAGGTCGTTGCCGCCGCAGACGCCGTTACCGATGCCGTCCATCACGAGATTGACCGCCTGCGCGACCGCCTCCTGACGGCCTATGAGCGCGCGCCGACGCGCCACGGCCATGTTGCCGTGCCTCGCCATCGGGATTCGAGCGACGAACGGCGACGTCGGCGCCACCAAAGGCGCCGCGCGTACGACGACGGAACCGAGCGCGTCTGGTGTGCCTCGCACGAGCGCTGGGAGCGCCCCGAGGTGTCGTGCGTCGACGCAAGCGCCGGCAGCAGCGCGCCGAGCCACGAGAGCACAGCCAGCCAACACTCTTCCTCCTCGGCGGCGGCATCGACGGTAGATCAGGCGACAGCGTCGACCGAAGCATCGAGCAGCCCGACCAACGGGACAGCGCATGGCCACGCTGCCAACAATACGCGCGACGCCACAACGACTCTGTTGCCCGTTGCCTTTGACATTCCCGAGCGCTCGGACGATGCCTACTCGTGCTGTTCCGAGTGTTGCTCGTCATCGGGGTGCTCGTGCTCGATGGAGACGTCGACGCGCGACACGTCGATCACCGGCATCGATTAGCACAAGCGCGACGTCGCCCAAGGGCCATCAGACACCGCGCACGTGCTCTCGGATCGTGTCTGACGCCGGGCGACGACTTGTGCGCCCCAAGCCCCGGCCAGCCGGCACTGTCCAGCCGACCGCCTCTAGCAGTCGGCCGCGAACTGCCGACAGAAAGGAGCGCGAGCACGGACGGAATGCGCATAATTCAAGCGCGATGATGTTGCGGACGCGACCAAGGCGACCGCGAGTTTTCTCGTGCCCGCAATTTGTGCACGATATGTCGTCTAAACTCGTTGGCTCTCGCCGTCCTTTTTTTTTTGATCGACGGTCGGCGGATCGTTGCGCGGCATTGATCGTGTTTGGTCTTTTCTTTTTTTTTTCGTTCTTTTATGTTTGTTGGCGCCGGTGGCGGTCTCGTCGGCCTCCACCTCGCAAGCCACCCTGGCGGGGGGCGGGGGACGAGCCGAATGCCGCCGTGTCGGCAGGTGTCTTTTCTTTTCCTCCCGCATATGCCCATTGGTCGACCGCGACCAAGCACGGATTTCGACACACACACACACACAAAAGAGAGCAAAGAAAGGCGAACAAAGGGCGCTCCTGCAGCGTGGCGGTGGCTCCAGAGGGCCAAAAAAAAGAGGGCATGGAGCGTCCCACAAAAAAAACAGCGGCGGTCGGCTGTGCCTTGGATGTGCGACCGCCAAAAAACAAAGGAGGCTCAAAAGGAGGACGCGACATGGGGGTTGGCGGCGGAGGAAAGGGCGCCGAGGCCAGGACGCAAACCTAAAGGGCTCGCTTGTACGATCGTCCGCGCCGCATCCGCCCGCCGTGCGCGCGTCGCACCGACGCCGAGGTTTTTTTCTCGTCCTGCGGGGCGATGCGGGTCGGCAATGGAAACATTTGGGTGGCAGTGCCGAGACGGCAAGGGGAGGAGGGGTGAGCCAGGGTTCATCACGCGCGAGCGTCTGGGATGTCGCCCGCCCGTCCGGGGGTCACGAGCCGCGTCGGGTGCCATGGTGCGCCCAGCACGCTGAATGATGGGGCCGACTGGGAAAAAACCGAGCCCGCACGACGCCAAAAGGGAGGACGCCGGCTGATCGATCGCGCTCGCTCGCTCGCCCGTCTGCCAAATCGATTGCCGATCCATCTTGGTGTGTCGCTGCCGCTGCCGTCGCCTGCCTTTTCGCCTCGCAGCCGTCCGTGCGTACGCTTGGACTTTCTTTTTTGCACTGCCGCCGCCGATCGCGCTCGGGCCGCAGCAGAGATCGCGGGAGAGAGGACGCCGCCAGGTCAGACAACCGACGCGCGTTGACCGCCAAGGTGCGCCGTTAGGACGCAAGGAGACGCCAAATTGCACCAACGGAGTGCGTGCGATGGATTGCGCCGATGGCGACGAGCACCCAGCGCTCACCGACGCTTTGCCGACAGAAATGGTGTGTCGGATCGTGAGTCTGTTTCGCGCCCATCCCGGTGACTGGATGGCGCTGCTGCTCACGAGCCGCACCATGGCGGCGGCATGTCGCGCCACGCTCGACCCGGCGTCGGATCGCGTGCGCTCGGGAGCCACCGGCGCGGGACCCACGCTGGCGGCTCGACTTGTGACACGCCATGCCGCGGACGTGCCGGCGGTGCTCGACGCCTATCGCTGCGCCAACGCATCGGCATTGCTCGTCGAGGCGTGCCGCGCCAACGATCTGGCGCTCGTGCGCATCCTCTTGGCCGGTCGGGCCAGGTGGCGCGTGGACGTGACCTATCGCTACAACCGGCCGCTGCTCGAATGCGTGCGGCTCAACAGTGCCCTCGGCGTGCAGTTGCTCTTGGCCACGGGCGACACCGACCCCGTCGACCATCCGGGCGCCGCCCATCTGGGGCGGTGCGCCCTACACGATGACCCGGTGTGTCGGCGGCCCGATCATCCGGGATTGTGCGACGCGTGCGCGCGCGGCCAGCCGGGAGGTCCTTGGAGCGACAGCGACGATGACGAGGACCAGGACGGCTACGACGCCGATGCCCATGGCGGCACCCACCTGGACCCCTACTATGACGACGACCCGCTGGCCGACACTGACGAAGACGACGAGGGTGAGGACGATGACCGCGAGGACCACCACGACCCCAGCCCCGTCGACCAGCAGGCCATTGCCGGTGGCAGTAGCCGTGCGCCGCCAGCCGACCCAGTACCGACGTCCGCGACGGTGGCAACCGCCACTCTGACCGTGCACGCACACGAAAGTGGCGGAACCGACGACGGCGACTTTGAGGTCGATTATGATGCGCTTTTCGAGGGCGAAAACGACGCCGATAACGACGGTGGCGGCGAAGACGACGTTGATGACGTTGATGACGACAGCGACTATGAGCCGCACGCCAGGGTCTATGCCAGCCTCGTGGAAGACGGCGACGGCGACGACGAGCGCGCTCGTAATCGTGCCCGTGGCGCCGACCATAACGACGGCGACAACGACCGAGAATCGGGGGATGACGAGTCACGCGGACCGAGCCTGTGGACGGGAGACGATGAGGATGATGATGATGAGGATGATGACAACAGAGACGGCGAGCCCAGACACGAGGCCGTCGCTTGGGAAGGCGCCCCCGATCCGATGCCGCCCGCCCAAATTATCCCGTCGGGTTCGGGCAACAACACTGGCCACGCGCTGGCCGTGCGTCGCGCCAACCTTGCGCGGTGTGTGTGCCGCCGCGGTATGACCTTTGCCATCGTGTGGATCGACGATCAGGGGCGCGAAATTGGCGGGCGCGCCCAAGGACCCGCGTCCGAGCCTCTGTGGTTTCTCGTGTGTGAGGACCCGACGGCGCTGGTCGCCGACGGCCCGCTCTCTTTTCTCACAGCACACGCGCATCCGCCCAACCGCCCACCAGCACCCATGTGGCGTGGCGACGACGACGACAGAGAGACAATTGGCGGCGATGGTAGCAGCGCCCCGGCCGCCACAGATCCAGTGGGTCACGCCGAGGCAGGTGGCGATACTGGCCAAGACCAAGGTGGCTACAGCACGGCAGACAATGTCGTCGATCGAGTCTATGACAATGCCCATGCCACGGTCGTCCCAGGCCAACGACTACAACCACATGCGGCGGCGGCGGCAGATGCTGCAGTTGACAGCAATGCCGACGACACGGCGCCATCACACCGCGAGGAAGCCGACGGACACGAACGGGGGCCGTCCGATGCCAACAGCACAAACACGGCCGGCTCTGTAGTCGCCATTGAGCATCATGGGTTCGGTCGGACCCAAGACGGACACGACGGCATGATGCGCGCGCCGTGCACGTGCGCATCGCGCGGACGGCCTTTCTACACGCAGGCCATGGAACGATGGTGTCCGCTCTTTTGGGCGGCGCTGATGAGCGTCGGCGTGCTGGGCCAGTTGTTGGGCCACGTGGGCGTCGAATCGGCGATCGGTCGCTGTGGTGCCGGCGCCATGCAACGCTGGGCGTGTCGCCCCTCGGACGTGCTCGCGATGGCCGTGGCGCAAATGGTGGTCTTTTCGTCGGCCAGTCGCATGGCCTCGCTGAGCGACATACACGCCGCGGCGCTCGACCTCATACTCGGTGCCGGCGCCATCGACCTGGCCGCGCACGGCGACTTTCTCGTGGCCTTTGCCGCCGATCGCGGCTGCGGCGAGATCATCGAGATGCTGGTGGAGCACGGTGCCGGTGTCATCGACGTCACGGCACACAACGATCTGGCCCTGCGCCGCGCCCTCTGGCGCTACGTGCGCCTCTACCGGCCGGCTTTCGGAGCGGGCGCGCGGTTGGAACCCGAAGAGCGATCGAGCCGCATGTGTCTCTACGCAGCGGCGTTGGTCGCCCTGGCCTCGGCGGCAGGCCTCGACACAGGCGGCATGGACCCGGCCGACGCCCTCATGGAGCCGCTCGATCCGGGCTTTGTGCGTGCCCTCGCCCGACGCGTCTACCCCGGCATGACGGCCAACGAGATTGGTCGTCTGCGCCTTGCGCCGCTGCGCCCCCACTACCCGCCGCCCTTTACGCCGCCACTGTGATCGTGTCGTGGTCGTGCGTGGGCTTTTTTTGCCCTTGTTTTCGTGCGCCCCCCCCCTCCTCTGCGGCGCTCCCGTGCCGGCAAATTTTGTCTCGGAAAAACAACAACACCGAGCAACAAACAACAGCGAGCAATAAACAAAAAATTGAAAAAGCCAATCGCCCGCTCCGTTTTTTTTCTTTCGTGGCCTGCTGTGTGCTCAACAAGAACAGGGATCGGTGGCCGTCGCGGAGCAGCGGCCGAGGCCACGAAAAAAACCAGCAGAGGAACTGAATTGTGCATCTCCGAAAACAGAGGAGCGCTAAAAAAGTCTGGCTACAAAGGGAAAACCCCAATAAAAGGCGCGTGGCTGCACGGCCCGCTGCGTGCCCGTGTGTTTCATTTTCCTTTTTTTTTACGCAAACTCTTTGTCGGGTGCACAAAAAAAAGGGAAAAAAAGGGTGACTCGGCACTGGGAATGGCGACCGCGGGCCGCCGACCTCGGCCCGCCGCCGTCCCTCTGGCGACGCCGGCGCTCTCGGACGCGGCAATCGCCAGCGCGAGGGGTCAGTTGCAAAAGACGCGATCGGGCAATCCGACAACGTGCGTCCTCTCGGCGCTGTCGGCTATGCTCAGGGAGCGCTATCCCAACAGCGGTCCGAGGGCCTTTTGTGGCGCCGACGGTCTCTTGGCCATGCACGAGGATGCGATCGGCCTCGGCCTAGAGACCTGTCGTGGCGCCTCACACGGCAGTCGTCTCGTTGACGGACCGCATGACCGACGCTATACGGGAGTCGTCCTGGTCTACAACAACAACGACGACGGTGACCATGGGGACCTTGCCGCGATTGTACCCGACTGGCTCATGGTCTTGCATGTCTACCGAGGCGTTGCCAAGCCCGTTGTCGTCGTTGTGGCCGCCGGCACCTGGCGCCTCTTTTGGTTTGCCGACGGGGCGCCCTCTGTTGCCCGCGATGCGGACACCGAGGAGCACTTTACGGATGGCAATGTAGTCTGCGTGTGTGGCACACGCGCATATCACGTCGACGACACTGGTCTCGCCCGTCTTTTGGTCGGCGTGTTTGACGACATGGCGGCGGCACTGGCGACCGTCGTCGGCACGGCCGCGACCGAGAGATCGTCTTTGGTCGCGTGCGTCGACTCTGCGGCCGTGTCTTGGGTATCGCTGGACACGGACAGCGACGCCGATTGCGCCGACAATGGCGCCGACAGCAAACATCAAATAATTGCCAGGGATCGGGTCGGCAAAGATGGCGACCGCTTCCTCTTGACCACCTACTTGGGCGCAGGCCTCGACGGCCGCGCCTGGGTATGCCGATCGCGCGGCGATGCGTGGCACGCGCGCGGTTGTGTTCTCAAGTTTGGCCACGGCGACAGACGGGGTCGCAACGCCGACTGCGGCAAAGTCCAGCCCGCGTCTTTGTACCGCGAGATGCAACTGTGGCGATCCCTGTGGGGCGTGGACGAGGCGCGCGTGCTGCATCTAGCCGGACGCCCGGCGCTCCTCATGCCTTTTGCCTATGCGGTCGCGATGACGCCAAACAGAGGCGTCCTTTGTGTGGATCCGCAGACACGAGCCGAGGTGGTCCATGCCATCGAGCGCATGGCCGCACACGGGCTCTGTCACGACGACCTCGCATGGCGGCATGTAGGGCGCATTCAACGGCCAGACGGACGCAAACAAATTGTCCTCTTTGATCTGGCGCGCGTCAGGGCCATGTCGCCCGCCGAGGCGGCCGTTGCCATGCGCAGCCAACTCGACCTCGATTGACCGCGGACCCGGCGCCCTGTTTGACAACTGCACGCGATATCGTGTAAAAGAAAAGACAAAAAGACGAGAGCAAAAAAAACCAAAAAGAAAGAATAAGGAACTCGTGGCGACAGCAGAGCGCCGCGCAGGTTGCAGCCGGTGCAAGCGGACCGCGATTCCGTAGCCGCCCTTTTGAAACCGCGCACCCTCACGACAGTCCCTTTTGGCCCGGTTTCCATCGCCTTGCCCGCTTGCACCGGCGTCCCACCAACAACGACCCGAAAATAAAAAGAAGAGGACAAAAGAACAGGAAAAATGAGCCTCGTCCAGGCGTATGGGAGCGCGCCCATGGCCGACGTGCGGCCGACCACCTCTTTTGGCTTTCCGCCGCCGACACCGTCGCCCTACGGACGCCCGTACGGGTTTGCGCCGCCGCCCTTTTACGGGGCGCCGAGGCCGCCCTATAGATTCCCTCCGCCCCCACCACCGTACGGCGCACCGAGACCGCCGCGCGACAGGCCAGGCGCGTCCTACTGTGCGCAGCGCCGAGACGATCCCGATCGCACCTACATCAGTCGCGATCCGAGCGTGTGCGAGACCTATGGTGTGCGATGCCCTAGAGGCACGATTCCATTGCGCGACGCGTGCGGCTGCGGGTGCGAGGCCGTGCAAGCGTCGCCCTTGCCTGTGCCACCACCCGTTCCTGCAGGTAGGCCGACGCCGTGTCCGCCCGGCGGCACCGGTCCCATCTGCACGGCCGAATACCGACCGACGTGCGGCTGCCGTGTGACCGCAGTCCGTGGGAACCAAATCAGCCTCGACTGCCGCACCTATTCCAATCCGTGCCAGGCGTGTGCCACCGGCACCGGGACGCACTATCGCTTCGAGGGCGCGTGCCCCGGTCGTCGCACTTGAGGCGTTCCCAATTGTCGTGCCCATAGTGTGCGCGCAAGCAGACACAGCCCGAGCCAAGTCGGACACGGCACGCAGCCCTGATGCGCAAAAAAAATAAAAACAGCGACAACAAGGCCTCGTCCACTCATGTTTCCGAGTCCTTTTGCTGGATTACTGGAAAGAAAGGCACGTGGACGTCGCACCGATCAAGGACGCACAAAGGCGATGGCCGGCATGTTGCCTGTTTTTTCTTTTTCTTTTCTTGTGCGCATGGGCAGAATGGGGAGAATATTACAACTGTCGCCTATCAGGTGACGGGCCCAGGTTCGCGTTCTCGCGTCGACATTGTGTGCCGCCCGCGGCGAGCATCACAGAGTTGCGACGTAATCTAAACAAGCGCGGTTGCGCCCGACAAATGCCGCGCCAAGGAGGTCGCCCTCGTCAAATGGGCACCCGTGCCCGACGGCATAGGCAAGACAGTGCAAATGTCCGCCAGAGGCGGCATATTCCGCGGTCTCTGCGTCCCACGGACACCCGCTGCGGTGAAGCCAGACGAGCATGTCGAGGTGGCCACCCCCCGCCGCCTCGGCGCACGTGTTTGCGTCCCAAGGGCACCCTGCTGCACGCAACCAGACGAGCGTCTCCGAGCGTCCCTCTTCGGCCGCCCAGGTGCAGGCGCTATCGAATCCTGGGCATCCGTTCTTGAGCAGGTAGTCGAGGCAGTCGATATGGTCACCGGATATGGCGTTGCGTATTGCGTCGCTTCTCCACTCGCCGCCGCTCTCATGCACGTACTTTAGCACATCAAGATGTCCATTCCGTGAGGCATAAGACGCCAGCGACGAGCACGCCGGCCATCCGTTTTCGCAAGCGTAGCGCAGTGTGTCGACATGGCCGCCGGCTGCGGCAAAGGGACATGTGAGTTCGCCGTTGACGAGGCCCTCCTCCTTGGCGTAGCGCAGCACGTCCGTGTGACCGTTTGCACCCGCTTCGACGCACTGGCCACTCCAGTAGCACCCGGCTCCGTGGGCGTAGCGCAGGCAGTCGACGCGACCATAGGCCTCGGCGGCAGCACACACGGCGGGGTGCCACGGGCACCCGCTGGCGTGCGCGTACCAGAGCACGTTGAGGTGACCGCGAACGGCGGCTGGCACGAGGCACGCGCCGTCGTACCACGAGTGCGCATGTAAACGCGCCATGCAATCAACGTGACCGCTGTCGGCCGCCAGCATACGTGCCAAGACAATTGATGGCCGCCTCCGCCTGCCTCTGGTCGATCCGATGCTCTTCTTGAGGAGTATTCCTTCTCTCACGCCGCCGACTCTCTCGTTCATCAACGGCCCTTGGAGAAAGGCATTGCGCGCGGCGGGACTCGCGCACAACGACTTGCCGAGGGCAGCGGCGTCATGGACGACCGCGTGCCACTGCCTGCACACGCGCCCCGCACCGAGACACAGGTCGAGACACGGCAGGTGGCGCAAAATCGAGGCCACCAACTCGTCGGGGAGATTGCCAAAGCCGGTACCGGGCGTCGATGACTTGGTCGGTGTGACAGTCGTTGCGGCGCAACATGGCACGAGGCCGTCGATGAGGTACCCGTCCTGGTCGGTGGCAGCAATACGGCTCTTGTGGCGGCGTCGACATCGCCTCCTGCGCCCGGTGTGGTCGTTCTTGCTCCTGTTCATTTTTTCTTTTTCTGTTGTGGCTCGCGCGTTGCTTGGTCACCTAGAGAGTGCCGACGGGACCACGCTGCCGACGCGCGCTCGCACCAAGAGAATGAAAACAAAAAGAGGGTTTGAAAAAAAAAGAGGCCACACGCCGCTCCCTCTTATTTGCACAACAGCCACACGGCGGCTTTCAGCAGAAATCATCTTTGTGCCTACAAAAAGGGGTCTCGACAAATGGCGCACCCGTGGATCATGGCTCGGCGGCCGGCCGCACATTTTTGGGCGCAGCCGATTGGGGGCGACCCGATCCCAGTCGCGACCGGCCGATTTTGTTTTACAGTTTTCAAATTGCCAAATGGCAACAAAAGAAAGTCATAAAAAAGTCAGAGCGACGTCCCAAAAGTGTCTACAGCCTGTTGTCTTTGTCTGCCTACAAATTCTAGACAAATGGAGATGAGACATGTCTGCTGTTGGCACTTTGGCGCATTCCCAAGTAGGCAAAAGAGCAGGCCGTAGACACTTTTGGGACGCTTTGTTGACTTTTTTATGACCTTTTTTTGCCCCCATTTGACGCTTTGGCGACTGCAAAGGTTATAGATCCTTTCTTTTTTTTCTCTCTTTCAAAAACGGGGGTCTCGACTATGTTGTTGGTTGCGTGTGCTGAATCGGCGGCAGTGGTGACGGGCGCTGGTGCCTATGCAGCAGCGGTCCAGTTCTTTTTTTTTATTGACGACGACACAAGCCGCCGCCGCCATTGGCACCGGTTTGACTCGGAACTGGCGGAAGCGCCAGATGCGCGCCATTGGCCCGGTCCCGTTTTTCGTCCTTGTTCCTGTCTTTGTGCCTGTTGTCGCGCGGTCCTTTTTTTTTTTCGACTCGTCTTTTTTGTCGGGACGCCGACCACGATCACCGCCGCGATCGTCGTTGCCACCACCAATAGTGCCGCCATGGCCCGAGCATTGGCGACGCTCGACAATGACTGTCTCGTGCATGTGCTCGGTTTTCTGGCGGCGCGCGATTACATGAGCCTGGCACTCGCCAACAGAGCGTCTGCCCATTTTCTGGTCGACGACGGCGTGCTGCGCACCACATGGGGACCGCGCGTAGGCATCGCCGGTCGGTTCGACCCCGAGTTTGGACCGCACCAATGTGTCGCCGCTGCCGACGACCCCCAGTTTGCTTGGACGGTACCGAGACCGTGGCGTGCAGCGGCGTGGCTCCTCGATGCATGTCGCCATGCAGCCACGACCCTCGCACATCTCGTGACTGCCAATGCTCTTTCAGACGCCCAGCGACCCAATGTCATCGACGCCATCGAGCCGCCACCGCACGAGCCCTATGTCTTGCGTGTGCACCGCGACGTCTCAGAGTCGCCGGAAAAGTTTTGCTCGTGGCTCGCCATCTGGGAGTTGCGCTGGCGCGCTTCGTTGGACGCCCGCGCCGGAGCCGCCATGCGGGTCTTGGCCGACATGTTGGCGCCATTTCTCGCCTTGGTGCGCGTCGCGGCTGTCGTGCCGCTGTCGCCCGAGGCCACAAGGGACCTTGACCGCCGGCTTGGCGCAGGGTTTTACGGTGCCGAGGCCTATCGAGCCTTTGGACACGATCGCGCACCCCAACCGACCGATTCCATTGTGGCCCACATCGACCGATCCATACCGTGCTGGAGGTCGACCATGAATATCACCGCCTTGGTCACGATGGCCTTTTCGCGAGCGTCTGATGTGCAGGGCGCATTATCCGCCATTGTCGACAGTCGAGGCGGCATCATGCGTGCCTTTTTCGACACTGCCGACGACTGGAACGGCTTGCGAGGGCGTGATCTCGCCGAGTCGCATACCGATGTGTGGCGTGACGCGATCGCCTACATCATGATACGCCAAATATACGCCTACAACGCGGCGGGCGATAGCGCATTCTATGCCATTCTGGAAGATCTGGTGCCGCGCGCCCGACGCCGCCGGGCTGCATCGCTCTCGGTCTGGTGCAGGGACGCCATTGGCGAGTTTACGTCGTCGCACAGTGACGACACCGACGGGGGCCAACAATCGTGGTCTGAAGTTGGCGCCCTCGGCCGCACCCATCTACGCTCCTTCTTTGAGAGCATGGCGACGTTGTCGGCCTCTGCCGTTCTCGCTAGGGCCGCCAATGCCGGCGTGCCGTTGGTGTCGGATCTCACGGGCCTGCCCCATGGCCGCGCGCTTACGACGGGCACGGCCGCGGCTGCCTCCATCGCGCTTTGGGACGCCATCACCTACAAGGACGTCAATATAGCCCTCTCCAACATGTCAAAGGTGATCGAGGGGCAGGCACACAACGATGTCGACTTTGACGCCATAGTGCTAGTCGACGCCGTCGCCGCATGGAACAAAAGACCTCCCACGCATGTCGGCCATGCCCAACACGCACGCATGACGCAGGCGCGTATCGCGCTTTTAATGTGGGCGACGGCCTGTGGCGTCGTCGGTATGCGCCGTCTGTTTTGCTTGGTGGGCTCGCGTGCCAGCCTTGGGCGCCTCTTATCGGCCGATGCATGCCGCGACCTGGTCATCGTCGTCACCGACACCGCCATGAGCGCCGTTCGCGCCCTCGGCGCCGCATGCAAGTCTCACTACACGTACAACCAGTCGACCCTCTTGTCGCATGGCCATGCATCCGTGTTTGCGCATATCCCGCCACGCTCGGTGCCTCGTGCCTCGTTGCCTTGTATCGACGTTGGCGGTCCGCAAGCCGAGTTGCGTCTCGCCGTCGCCACCATGGCAGCCACGACTGATGCTTTGGCGTGGTGCCTCGGTCCCGAGGCCGACCTTGATGCCGGTGTCGCGCACCACATCTGCGTGGCTACGGACCATGTCACTGCGACGCATGCCTACATATCGACCTTGCTCGCGCCCGCCTCCCGTGCCTCGTCTGCCACATGATCACTTTTCTTTTTTTTTCCGCACCAAGACAGAAGACACAAGAAAGACAGGAAACACGCAAATTTATTTTTTTTTATTTTGTTCTGCAATGGTCGACCGCCGAATCTGTGTGCGTCCTCTTTCCGCACGAGGCGCAGCAAGGCAGGTCGGCGCTCCGACGACAATAAAAAAGAGAACACCAACAGACGCAACAAAGAAAGAGAAGCGCGACAAAATTTGCATGCGCCCGACTTGTCTGGCCCACTCTTCCCACCTTCCGGTGGCGACATAATGGGCGCGCCACCGGACCAGCCTCGGCTCGTGCATTTTTTGGACCGATCCAAGACGAGAAACCAAACCCTTTTTTCAAAACAAAAAAAACGGACCAAGAGATCGCACGGCATCTGGCACGGACCCGACAAAAAGGCCTTGTTTTTCTGCGGTTGCGCGCTTTTGGAGTTTGGGATCGGAATCGGCTCGGCCATCGTCGCTGGCGGCGCGCGAGTTGCACAAAAAAATGGACGCGGCGGCAGTGGCCTCGAGTTTGCTCCCGATTGGGCGCGCACGCGCAGCGCCGACAATGCCTTCCGTCAAACTCTTGGGTTTTTATTTTTTCTTTTACGAGTTTTCCTCTTGTCCTTTGCCTCTTTTTCTTTTTGAGCCTGCCGCCAAAAAGGGCTTCGTGGTTGAATCGCCGACCATCGTCGGCATGGGCCAACCCCATGCAGCAGGAGCACAATGCCGGGGCGCCGCCAGCGCCCACAACCACGCGCCTTTTTCTCTTTTTTTTTCTGTCCTTTTGGATATAAACAAAAAAAAGAAAACACTGTTTGAGAAAAAAAAAGGCCATGTCTTGTCGTCTGCAATTCTTTCGAACCACCATGTTTTTTTTCGAATATTTTGCTGCTCATAGAGGGCGCGTGTGTTTGTGCGCCAGCGGCGGCGATACCGTCAACCACCCACAAACATCGACGATAAAAAGAATGATTAAAAGGAAAAGAAACCATAAAATGAAAACGTGACGGTCCGCAATCAGAGCGCGGCCGCCAAAGGTCCCGCAAATCCGTGGTGGACAGACGCCAACGCCAGGGCATCTGCCAGATCAGTAGCGCCGACGGCAGCGCCAACAGCGGAAGCAGCGCGCACCAGCGCCGCCTCGATCAGGCAGCACACGGCGGCAGCGCCTGTTGTGGCGGCGGGCGCCGGGCGTTCGTGAAACTTGTTCCAATAGGCGTCTTCGAAATCGGCTATCGACGTCCATCGATCATGGGCCATGTAGGCGCCGTCAATTGGCGGCGAGGCGTCGGCTGCCACAGTCCATGCCCAGCGTCTAATACGTCGCATGGTACCGGCGCGCATCGCAGAATCGAGGACGACCAAAAGCACGCTGCCGCCGCACTCGCGGGCCTGCGCGACGGCCGCACTGGTATCGCCGACGCCGCGCGCAACGACGACATGTATCTCACGCGCCTTTCCCCCCGAGTCCAAACGGACGGCATAGGGGGCGCCGTGGCGCACAACCTCGGCGAGCGTCTCGCCCGACGGGTCACTGGCCAGGTCGGCATAGTCGACAACGACGGCGGTCACCACGGCGTTGCCGTCGGCGTGTCTCCAGTGGGGCCCCCGAGGCAGGTGCAAAAGGCCGCCGTCGCCCGAAATGGAGCGCGCCCATGTGCTCGCTCCGGCCAGCGTCTCGCAGCCGACGTCGTGGCGACGGCCAGGCACGGCCTCGCCCGACATGTCCACTGCCATGGTCACTCGTAAAACCAGGTCGGGGACAGTGGCCACGCCAGTCGAGGCGCAAGGCGGCACAAAAGTCGCCGCGGGCACGGCCGACGCGGGCAGGACGGCCAGGCCATTGGGGCCGCCGTGCGTGGCGATGCGCCGGACGATAAACGAACACAGATCAATCTCGGTGACAAAGGCCTCGTAGGCATTGGTGACATAGGCGCGCCTGCCGTCTGGCGTTGTCAAAACATGGATGGGCGCCAGGCCCGTCGGCACACGACGTACCAGCGCGCCGGTCCAGGCATCGACGATGATGACAAGTCCGTTCCACACGGCCGGACCGAGGAGCAGTGCGCCGTCGGGCGTCGACGTCGAGTAGAGCAACTGGCCGACGCCAAAGCCGCGCCACACATTGACCCACGCGGGCACCGTCGGATCGACCGTCGCCAGCGTGTCCCTGCCGCTGGCCAAGAGCAACATCTGGGTCGCCTGCGCAGCCGTTGTTGTGGCGCATGGGTTGCCGTGGCTATGATCGCCTTGGGTGTCGTCTGCATTATGTACTGTGGCGGGCATCGTGCCGGCCGACGTCCAACAGAGACCGCGCAGGGCTTCGGCTCCGTGCGGAGGCGCAAGGATGGCATCGTCCGAGATGGCCTTGCCCGTAGCAACGTCGATGGCGCCGAGGCCCTGCGACGCGGCCATCATCCACAGCACGCGGCCGTCGGGCGACGCCACAAGGTGGTGGGCCAAGGCACAGCGGTGGTCGATGGCAACTTGTGCCACGGGTGCGCACCCATGGTCAGCGGCGATGCCGCCAATGGGGATCGTCTTGTATGCTGCAGAGGACGGCGCTGTCAGATCATAGGCCAGGATGGACGGCGCTACGCCGCGGTCGCGGTCGGCGTGTTCACAGTTGACATAGAGGGTCCGCTCGTCGGGCGAGAGTTCGACGCCGTGGGGCGCGCGGTTCGAGGTGGTCATGGGCGTGCCGGGCGCGGCTGTGCGGAGACGGCGCCGCACAGTCATCGAAGGCACGTCGATCTCCAGCACCATCGTACCCGGACGACCCAGGGGCGAGTCATAGTCGTGCAGGCCAAAGGCCGAGGCAAAGGCCGTGGTGCCGTCGCGCGTGACGCGCACCTCGTGGGGCAAGAGGCCCGCCTCGACCGACCCCAGGCGCTTGCCGTCCGACGCGCGATAGAAAGAGACCGTGCCGGCCATCTCCTCGACGACCAACAGGACCCAGTCGGCGCCCTCTGCGTGCGCCTGCTCGTGAGGCTCTGCGATCGTCTGCTCTTGTGCCGCCATTTTTCAACGTCGTCGGTCTTTTTGGTTTTGCTTTTTTCTTTGTGTTTTTGTGCCAACAAAAGGCTGCGGTCGCTGTCGCCTCGGGTTTTTTGCGGTGAGCCGATTGTCGTGCGCCTCGCGGTTGCAGTGAATGGGCAAAAAAAAACAGGCGGGCCAAAAGGGCGCTGCCTTCTGTTCGGGCACCCGGCAGACAGGATTGCCGGCGCCACTGACCCTTCCTTTTTTTCCACCATCGCAAGAGGCGGTCGCCGTTACGCGGGAAAAAAAAGGGTTGTCGTGGCGGGCTCGCGTGCGCCGCGACCGCGCTTTTTTTCCACTCGACCGAGGCCCTGGTCGCGCCCGTACACACCGGCCCACATATACGCGACCGCCAGCAATGCCTGATCGCTGTCTTTTTCCTCAAGGTGTTTTCTGTTTTTTTTCCTTATTTTTATGGGGTTTGTATTTTGGGCTTTGTCTGCACTGCAACGGCATTGGCCGTCATGGAACCGCCAGAGCAAAAAAAATACGCTGCCATCTGAATCGGCGGCGACGCCAACGGTCGCAGATCCAAGCACGCCGCGCAAAAAAAAGACCTATGGGCCGAAAAAACTCGCACCGACCGACGGCCCCGAAAAAACCAACAATACGCGACCGGCACGAGGCAAACTCGGCCAAAAAAAAAAGAGGGATGACAGACCTGTTGGTCGACGCGGCCCTGCAGGCGGCTGCGACAATGGCCGCCGGCCGCAACGATTCGGGCGACGGCTACGGCGACACCTACGGCGACACCTCACCAGTTTGGTTTCCGGCGGCGACCGTCTACGATGTGCCAGATGTCGACTTGGTGCGCGTGGGCGTCGTTGCCGCGGCGTCGATCGTCGCAGCCGCCGTATCTGCCGTCACGGCCTTTGGCATGGCCGTCACCTTTCACGCGATCGCGCACGGCGTCGCAGCGGCCGGACTCGCCACCATCGACACGGGCGCCGCCGTGGCCTATCTCATGTGCATGGCCATTCCGGCCTTTTGGCCGCTGGCCATCGCGCACCGTCGACACATATGGTGGCCTCTCGTCGGCGTGCTCTTTGTGCCGTCGGCCGCTTTTACCTATGTCGGCACGCTGCTCCTCGCCGACCAGCCGCCCACGGTGTTGCGGCCCCTTTTGGGTGCTGCCATGCTGGCGATCGCCTTGTGGGAGGCCGCACGCACGAATCCCCACGCGGCGGCGGCGGCGACCGCCCGCAAGGCACCCGACGGCCTCACCACGTCGAGCGATCCGGCGACAACGAGCGATCCCTTTTGCGAGGTGGCGGTCGACCCTTACGACGACACTGGTGGCGACAGTGTCGACGAACGTGAGGCCATGCGCCCGCTCCTGAGTCCGCCGTCAAAGGCGACCCAGCGGCAGGCGTCTCTTAGCGTTGGCGTCGTCGTACTGGCCGTTGCGTGTGGCGTGGTCAGCGGCCTCTTGGGCGGCATGCTGTGCCTGCACGGTCCGCCGCTCATGATCTTTGCCGCCGTCGTTGCCATGCCCGTCGAGCGCATGTACGTCGCCCCATCCACGCCTCGTCCCCGCGTTTATGAGAAAGAAAGGAAAAAAAAAGAGTCCTTGCCTCTCCTGTCGGCTTTTTTACGCTCCCGCGCCGTCGGCCCCCTGCTTTTGGGCTCGTGCCTCTGCTGACTCGCTCCCTTGTGTGTGTGTCCACCGTGGATGTGTTGTGTTTTTTTTCTTGCCTTGCGTCGGCGCAACAACCCGACGACCGATGCCGGTTGTGGCAGGCGGGCGACCATGATGTGCCTCTTTGGCGCCGTCTCGGTGCTGCAAATTGGCTTCCTGTGGGGGTACTCTCTCTTTCTTTATCCCTCCCGCCCTTGACTTTTTTTTTGGTCTCTTGTCGCATCGGCCGCCGTCCCTTTTTCGTCTTTTTTTACATTTTTTTATTATTTTTTGTGTCGTTTTCAGTATTTGTTTGTTTATTTTGTCGTCCTTTTCTCGTGCGTTGGCGTGTTTTCTTTTTTCCGAGTAGCCTTGCTTTTTTTGTTTTGTGAGTGCGCGCGACCGACACGCCTCTCGGCTGACGCTTTCGTACGACAATACACCGACACACACCGACACACACACTGCGGATTGCCGGTGTTTATTCTCTCCCCAAACAGGCACGGCCTCTTTGACTGGCACAGCCAGTGGCCTTGCTATGTGGCGGCGACGGCGGGGAGCGCCATCGGCACCAAGTTGGGCGACATGGCCTGCAAGCACGTGCCGCCTGCCGCCGTCTACTGGGGCATCCTCGTGCTGCTCATCGTGACGGGCGTCTCGTTGATCACCGGCAGCGTCGAGGGCGCGCTCGCGTACGCGGTCATTTGTGCCGCAATCGTGCTCTTTGCGTTGGCGCTCCTTTTTCAGTTGCAAAAGCACCGGCAGTGACGATGGAAACAACCCGAAAGACGTACCCGTAAAAAATGTGGGGCAGGGGAATGCTGGGCGCGAAAAAGCAAAAAGAAGAAAAAGAAGAAAAAAAAGAGACACATTGCGGCGTGGTTGTCGGCGGGGTCCATAGGCGTCCCGCAGGTTCCTCGATCGCCGGAATGACGCCCGCCCCCAAGACAAAGACGGCAGCGCACACACGTCCCTCTGTTTGTGTCGGCTCAACAGCAAGAAGCAACACCAACAACGACAGCAACAGCAGCAACGACGACGACACCGACCCATTTTTTCTTTTCACGGACCGTGAAGCGATGAGCGCAGTAGAGGTGAGCGAGCCGGTGGCGCTGGTCAACGCGCCCGCCATTGAGACCGAATCGCCGCTACGCCGGTGGATGTGGCTGTGGGTGACGGCGCTGGTGTTGTTTGTCGGTGCGCTCATCGCTCTCGTCGTCGTCTACTTTGTGCGCGCGGATCGCGCCAGACGCCAGAGGGACGCCTTTCTCGCCGTACGCGCCACACAGGCCGTCATCCCCGATGGCGACTATCTCGTGCGCCTGGGCGATACCGCACTCTACATGGGCGTCGACGAGTCTCCCGCGCCATCGGCGGTTGCACCGGTGACGACGGTCGGCAGGCCGGTCGTGCTCGTGTCCGAGAGCGCCGCCCGCCCGTGGCGCTACAGGGCGCCGGTCGGCGTGGCGAGTGTGGCCGGCGGGCGCGCGCTTTCCTACGTGAGCGGCGATGGCTCGCTCCTGGCGCTGGGCACCGGCGCGGCGCTCACCCTGCCGGCGCCCCTAACTGCATCGGCCGATGCGCCGGCCTTTGGCGACTGGATCGTGTCGCGTGGGCCGACCGCCGGCACCGCCAGCCAGCCGGCCGTCATCCATAACACGGCTCTCTCGGGTTGCGCGCTGCCGACGCTCACTCCGGGGGCCGGCGTGCCTCTGGCCATTCAAGCCGGCTGCCCGCCAACGGCCAGGACCTGGTACTTTGTGCCCGTATCCTAGCGCCCACGCCTCACCGCCGCATGATCGGCTTCTCTTTTTTTTTTCGTTGCACCCCTGCCGTTTTCGCCTTTTTCTCTGGCGCGCTCTGTGCATGTGTTGGTGCGCATTGCGATGATCGAGGCCGGGAAAAAAAAGAACACACGCGCACACACAAGGCAACGGCCAAAGGACTGTTTTTTGTGGCGCCGCACCTCTTGCTCAAATAAAAAGATGTGCTTGCCCGGCCATTTCGGCCGCGAACACAAGCGAAACAAGAGACCAACAAAGCGCCAACTCTCTCTCTCTCTCTCTCTTTCCCCAAATGAATATTTTGCGATGGCCGCAAAGAGATTGGGATGGGGGGGGGGTGCGAAAAAAACAACACCGTCAGTGTCTTTGGTTTGTCGTGGTTGCGCAGCGCCGCAAGGCGAGGCCGCACCGACGGCGCGAATGCGTGTGGCCTCGCCTCTCTTGGCCTTGCCTTTTTTTCTTTTGGGTTCTTAAAGAGGGAAAAAAAAGCACCGAGTGACAACGCCGCTGCTGCCGACCGTTGCCCACGAGACGACCGCGGCAACGACCGAGAATCGCGGGGGAGCGGAGGGGGATTGGCACTCGCGATGGCGGAATGCAAAGGCTGCGGAGCGAGCCAGACCGTGGACGACATCGTCACGGGCGACGTCGTGTGTACGGCCTGCGGCTGGGTCGTCGGCGGCGAACACGTCTACCGCGTTGGCCGACGGAGCGCGTTACCTGGCGACACCAAGCGACGCGCGGGTCGACCGGAGGCGTGCGGGATCGCGCGAGCCGACTCGCTGCTGTCGAGAGCCGCGCGCGCTGTCGCCGCAGACTTGGGGATCGATCCGACGCTCTTGCTCATCGAGAGCACGCGCGCCGGAGTGCCCGCGGATACGCGCGGCCCGGTCGACGTGGCGCTCTGCCGCGCCGTTGCGCGCCTCTGCGGCGGCGACTTTTAGTGTGTGCGTGTGTGTATGTGCCTTTTTATTTTCCGTTGTCACCGCGCGCCGGGAGGTGTCGTCTGCCGGCGCTTGTTTGCGGCTGCAACGCGAAAAGGCAGCGGGCACGAAAAAAAAAGGAAAAAGAAAGAAAAAAGCAGAGACGCGGCACCAGTGCGCGGCGGTCACGGGACTCTTTTTTTTTGTTTGTTGGTGTCTTTTCTTTTGCTCGAATGAAGAAAAAGATGTGCTGGCCTGCGCGCGCGGTGCCACCGACTTTTTTTTTCGCTTTTCGTCGCTTTGTTGTGCGTGCGCCGGGGGCAAGTGCGCCGCGGTCTGTCGCCCCAAAAGGGCAACAGGAACCGCGCGAGCGGCTACGGGACGCACCGAGAAGCGGGAGAGACCACCAAACCGCACAGGCTCACCACACGGAGCGCGTACGTCAGTCCGTTCTTTTTGGCTCGCTGCGCTTGCGGCCGGCCGCCTGGCCGACACACGCGCACTCTCTCTTTTCGGTGTTTGCGCTTGCGCAACACCGAGCCTTTCGCCAAAAAAGGCGCCCGATCAAGGAAGCACCCCCCAAAAAAAAGCCGAATCGGTAAAGTTGGGAAAAAGGTAGTGAAAATATAGAGAAAAGGTAAAAAAAAAGGCGGACGCAGGAAAGAGAGAGCGCGCGTGCACGCACTGCGCATAGTCTCTGGCGGCGACCGATCGGGAAGGAGGATCGAAAGTAAAAAAAAAGGCGCACGTGCGCGGCTTGTCGCTTTGGGCGTGCGACGCTCATCGCTCCGCGCGACTCTAGCCGGGCCGACGCTCCCCTCTCTGGCGCGAGGCAGGCTTTTTCTGTGTTGTCGCGTGCGCCTCCATCTTGGTGCGTACCGCCGCCGAGCCGCGAGCGCTCCCGTGGCCCGACCAGCGCGCGTGCCTCGCCCCGCCGTAAGGGAAAAGGTCGCCTCTGGCCGAATCCGACGCCGATCCTTGAGGAGCCGTCTGTCGCGTCGCTTTTTCTTCGCTCTTTGATTGCGCCCTCGCGCATTTCCATCACGCCGTCCCGCGCCGCCGCCACAAGGAGGAAGAGGAGGACGAGGAGCGCAAGGAACAGCCGCCATCGGGAGGCACACGATCGCCGCCACAACGGGAGGTGCCGGCGACAAGCCGGCGCAGTATCATGAATGATCGCCCCACGCGCGCAACCGCCGCACGCGGCGAAGGTCGCGCGCGCATCGCCGACATGCGCCAGCGTCGGGCATCGTGCGCACAAACGGCCGCGTGTCCGTCGCAAGCGTCGCCCTATGGCGCTGCAGCACCACCGCAACAACAACAACAATATTACCAACAGCAACAGCAACAACAGGGGCAGTCCTACTATGGCGACGCGCAGGCGGGTCCCGTCTACTCGATCCGCTCGCCGGCGATGCCCTCGACAGCACGGCGCATGTCGCGCGTCTATGGCGACGCGCCCGGAGATCCGCGCTACTATGGCGACGCACGGGCAGCCTCCGGGTCCAACGGCGTCGTCGCCGGGGTCAGCAGCAACGTGCGCTCGACGGCCGCCGGGGCCACCATACGGCGCGACCACACCGTCTATGCGGCACCGCCGCGCGATTGCGGACCCGGCGGTGTCGTCTCCCACATGCCGCCGTCGGCCAACCACGGTTTGCCTGCGGCTGCCACCACCTACGACCCCGGCGACGGTTACTATGCGGCCGCGCCGCCGGCGGCCCAGCAACAGCAGACGTATGGCGCTGGGCGCGCCGCCTACGGAGCCGAACCGCCTCCGCCCCCGCCGCCCATGCAAAATGGCCCCAACAGCACGCCCGGCGGCTGGCACACACCCAACGGCGGTGGCAACAACAACCATGGCAATGGCAGTAGCAATGGCAATGGCAATGCCTATGGCGCTGCTCAGGTCCAGCCACAGCCCACCTATGGCGGACCTCACGCGCAATCTCTGCAGGCGCCCCAGCAGCAGCAACCGTCGTACGGCCAGACGACGCCCTTGGCGCAGCAGGGCCAGCCCTATGCGCAGTCATTTGCCTCGTCGTCGGCTCAACAGCAGCAGTCGCCTTATGGACAGACGGCGGCGCCACCAGGGCAGCAGCCGCAGCAGCAGCCGCAGCAACAGGCCTACGGACAGGCGCCACCGCCAAACGGCCAACAGCAAACGACGTCGGCGTATGCCCAATCGCAGCCGTCCTATGGCCAGGCCCCACCTTGCGGACAGCAGCAGCAGCAGCAAGGCAATGGCCACTTGGGCGCTACGGCCTATGCGGGCGCCCCTGGCAACAACAACTACCCGCCGGCGCAACAGGCCAACGGGCAGTTTGGTGCCGCTGCCTATGCCGCGCAGCCACAGCAGCCCGTCTACGGCGCCCAACAGCAGCAGCAGCAGGCTGTGTGTCCGACGCAACAGCCGACGGCGGCAGCAGCGTACGGAGTTCAACAACAGCAGCCGCAGGCGTATGCCCAAGCGCAGCAGGCGACCTCTGTGGCCTATGGCGCCGTGGCCGAGCCGCAGCAAGTTGTGGGAGCCACCCAGACCGTAGGCGCCGTGGCGCAACAGTCTTTTGGGGCCGTGGCGCCGCAGGCGGTGGGCGCGGTCGCGCCGCAGGCCGTCGCTGTGGCGGCGCCGGCTGCCCAGGCCGTGGCCGTGTCGCAGACGGTCGAGGTTGCCGGCCCGCCGCTCTCCCTGGGCGCCACCGCCGTCGCGCCCCAACAGACCGTGTTTGCCGCCGCACCTCCGCCGCAACAGACCGTGTTTGCTGCCGCGCCTCCGCCGCCACAATTTTTCGCTGCCGCGCCGCCGCCTCTCTTGGCGGCCGCGGCGCCCGTCTGTCAGGGCCGGCGCACGGTGAGTCTCATCCGCCACACGGACCGCGGCAGCGGCAACGCGCTCGACAATGCGGCTCTCGGTCTCGGGCCGCCGCCCGGCTCGTCGCTCTTTGAAGGCGCCAAAGGTCCCGGTCCGGCCTTTGGCGACTTTTACGCGCTCTCGCGACCGACCGGCAATGTGACCCTGAGCGCCGGGCAGGCGGTGCCGCTGACTGCCGGGTCCACCAACAACATCGGCCTCCACACGGGCAACACCACCGAGATCGTGCTCGAGACCTACAGCGGCAATCCGGGCACTTTCAAGATCTTTCTCAGCGCCTCGACGACCAACCCGTCCCAGTTTGGCATCCGCGTGGCGGGGCAGTCCACGACGCCGCACGTGCGCACCTTTGGCTCGGACACCAACTTTGTCGCGGGCATGCTCATCCTCAAGTGCATCACGGTGCCCGCCATCATCGAACTCGTCCTCGTGTCGACCGACGGACCCAACGGGACGACCACGTTGCCCTCTTCGCCCGGCGGCACCGGCGAGGCGCGCGTCATCTCGCTCGTCATCGAGCAGATTTGCTGTGGCTGAGTGTTGCTGCGGAGCCTCTCTCGGTTTCTTTTCCTCCACCGGCCCGACGGTGCCACCGACAGCGGTCTTTTTTTTGCGCGCGCGCACGTGCGAGAAACCCACCCAGAGAAAAAAACGGAAAAAATAAAAAGAAAGATTGACAAAAAATCGCCTCCAAAAAAGCGAGAGAGGCTGCAACGAACAAACTCTTTTTTTTTTCCCGAAACTCCATCACAGTCGCTGGCGGGGCCATTTGCTGCCCCGTCTCCTCTCTTTTTTTTTGTTCTTTTTTTGGAGGGCGTGATTGGTGCCGGCCCGCCCGTGTCGCGAGCCGGGCACGGCCTCTCTTCTTCCTCCCTCTGGCACGGCGCCGTTGCCGCACAGCACGGGGGTAGCCAGCCAATCGCGATCGCGCGACACCGAAAGGGACCGAGGCGCGCGCGCTCTTGGCACACTCACACTCACCAGAAGCGATTGCCGAGGCCGAGGCGTGCCTGCCAGCCCAGAGGGTTCGTACCGTTCGGGCCAAGAGGCGCTCCCGGCGCGCCGTAATCGCCAGAGGCACTGTTCCCATTGGCTCGCGGGTTTGGGTCATTGTTGCTGTTGCTGCCAACGACGGCAGGTCCAGAATTGGAATAGGGGCCGTAAGCATAGTCTGCGCACGCCTCAGCCGCGGCGTCGGCTTGACACGCCGCCAGTGCGGCCGATCCCTTGAGCGGGTCGACGATGCCGGGCTCGTGCAGAGGCTCTGTGTAAAAGATCGTCAGGTTGAGCGGCTCGACGTCCGACACGTTGACCACGTCGTGGAGCACGCTCGGCGGGACGATCACCAGCGCGCCCGGACCGACGTGCATGGTCTGGTTGCCCACGCGCGCGGTGCCCACGCCGCCCTCGACCCGGATCACCTGGAGCGTGCCGGGGTGAGCCTCGAGGCCGATGCTCTCTCGCGGCTGGAGGGTCATGACGACGAGTTGGCCCGTGCCGTCGGGCGCTGTGTAGAGCACGCGCCGAAAGTAGGGGTTGGCGACGGCGACGGCAGGCGCGCCGATCGCATAGCCCACGGGCGGCTGGTCGCCTACGTCGGGTCCGGTCTTTTCCGGAATGACAAAGGGCATCGCGGCGGCCGTCAGTGCCGCCTCGCTGTTGGGCCCATCCGCGAGGCACAGCGTGCCGCCGCCCTGTGCGTCGGCCGACGGATAAAAGACGCCGGCGCGCGGGCCTCCCATCGCGTCGGCGGGCAGCGCGCCGACAATCGCCACGGGCACGTGGCCCACCGAGCGCGTGGTCGTCGTGGTCACTGTGGCTTCGCGCGACATTTTCTTTCTTCCTCTTTCCTAATCTGTTGTTGCTCCGTTCTCTTGTTCAATGTGCGGGGGCGCGCGTGCGCTTGGTGCCTTCCTTGCCCCTGTTTGTCGACCCCTTTGGCGAGAGGCGCCGCGTGAGACGGCCACCCGCCGAGCGGCGCCCTTTGCCACCATGCAACCACACACGAGGCACACCCGAAAAGAAAAAAAAAGAGAGAAAATACGCCAGAGGGCGGCGCCCGGCCGAAAAGCGTACGGTCGCCAGCAAATCTTTTTTTTGGTGGTGTCTCTGCGTCGCCGTCGTCGATTGCGATCAGTGTCGCGACACAGTCGCTCTCAATAACCGACCAGGCGTCAAAACCCCATCAACAAAACCCGACAAGATAGAAACAATGGCGGGCGCCGAGCGGACCGGCCGGGCTTTTGCGCCAAAATAGGGCCAACACGAAAAAAGGGGGATGGACAACTTTTTTTTTGAACAAAAAAGGGAGCGCAACAAAAAAAAGTGTCTTTTGGGTGGGTGCAGCCCACCGACAACGGGAACAGCATGGACACATCATAGAGCCATCAAAAGAGCCAGTCGCCCACAGAGACGGCCGGGATCGCCTAGATCATCGTCGCCGAGCGGCAGACCGAGGACCTGTGCGGTCGCCACGAGTTGCGCCACCTCGGCCGGATCGGCGATGCCGGCACAGGCGCGGCGCCACGCGCGGCGCTGGGTCGTGAGCGTCGCCAGAGGGACGCGCGGGTCGACGGTCGACGGCTCCAGAGGGCGCACGCCAAAGGCCGCCCATGCACCGGCACGGATGGCCGCAGGTGCCAGGGACGTGCACAAGAGGCGCGCCTCCTGTGGCGTTGGCGTCGAGATCTTTTGCGTGCGATGCTTTTCATCTGACAATAGCGCGGCGGCGGCTGCAGTGACGTCGTCGACAGCCTGGGGGCCGCATGCGGTGCGCCGTGGGTCCACCGGGGTCTCGGGATCATTGTCCAGGCGTACGACGAGGTCGCCCGAAAAGGGCGTCGGCCAAAACCCACGCGCAAACTCGTATTGTGGCCGATCGCGTGCGCCGGCGCATCCGCGCACCCACCGGTGAAAGGCCAGACGGTCGGCCACCAACTCGGGCAGCAGGCCCGCAAAGGCCGAGCCGCGGTAGACCGACGCAGCCGATCCTTCGAGCGATCGCCGTACGTCGGCGTCGGCCATGGCGCGTGCCGTCTTGGCAGCACGCTGGCCGGCAAAGAGGTCGACGGCAAGACGCAACTGATCGACGTCGAGCCAGGTCATGAGCACGGGCGTTTCAATCTCGGGGTCGTATGCAAGGATGGTCTCGGGCAGGCCCGCCGTCGACGCCACCTGGACCAGACCGCCGCGCACCTCGTCGACGCCCGACACCGATCCGACCGTGCAATCAAAAATGGCGTCTACATCCGTTTGATGGCTCCAGTTCGCTGGCGCGCACCCATCAATAGCGCTCGCGTCCTTGTCCGCGCCGTCGCTGTCCCGTTTGTCGGCAAGGCGGCCCAGAAATTCGGGCAGAAGGCGGGCTTCGTGCTGCCCGGCGGCGATCCGAGCCCGTGCATAGTCCCACACGTCGCCGCGCGCGACATGGGGTCTCTCCTGTCTGTGTGTTTCCGCGTCTTGCTCTCCCTGCGCTCCTCCTCCTTCCGTCGTCGTCGTCGTTGCTGCTTCCCATTCGACGATGCCTGCGGCGACGAGGGTCACGCCGCCGTCGACGCCAATCTCGTAAAGTTGCGCACGCGCATCATGTTCGTGATCTTCGTCGGGTTCTGCCGATGGCGGCGTCACAATGATGGCATACGCGCGGCTGGGCGGTTCACCGGCCAAAGGGCCGCGCGCGACCGCGGCCGCGTCGAGTGCCGATTTCCACCGCGGAAGGGGGTGCGGAAAGGCCGGGTCGATGGTGCCAGGTCCGCGGCTCGCCAAGAGATCTGCTCGGCAAAGGCGCCGCTGCAGAGACGCGGGCAGGTCGACGGCCGCGTCGCGGTCGCCAATATCGACAATGCCGCCGGCGATCTCGATGCCGTCAAAGAGCGCCGCGACGTCGGCCAGCGACGGTGGCCAACGCACGTCGGCGACTGCCGCGGCTGCGCGCGGTTCTCGCGCCAGTGCCGTCCAGAACGCGCCATAGTCGGCAATGAGGCCGTCGCAGTCGATGGGACCGTCGCCGTCGATCTCCATCCTGGCCGTCAGGCGCGCCCATTGGCTGACGTCGCCGGCGGCTGGCGCGTGCGCGACCAACCGCTCACAGAGACGATCGAGCGCCTCGGTCGCTTCCCGTGCGTCTGCGAGAGACCACACGCGCGCGCCGTCTCTATCGTGCGCGTACATGTCGGCGTGCACGGACCGGCGCGACGGTTGGCCTTTTTCCCTTTTAGAGCAAGAGAGAGAAATGCGACGCGCGCCCGACACAAAGACACGAAAGAAAGAACGGTCGGCCACGCGCCGCCGACCCTTTTGACCACAGTCCTCGGCAAAAAGTCGTTAAAAAAAGGATCGAGCAGCGTCGGGAACATAAACTCGTTGTCGTCTGGCGCGGCCCATCGCCCTCTCTGGCGGCTCTCCTTGCGCTGGTGTGGCGGCGTCGGCACAGTCTGATTGGATACACGACGCCTGCTCGTTGTCGGCCTGCGCCTCTTGTGTCTTGCACCTGCTCCATGGTCTTGGCCCGCCGGCGAGGTCGCCGCTGCCGCTGCCTCGGAGCCCCCACCCAAGGGCACTTTTGGCGGCGGGGGGTCCCCGAGGAAAAAAAAAGATTACCTCGCGACCCCAACGGACCGGCAGAAAAAATGGACAAGGAGAAGATCCAACAGCCGAAAAGAAGCCGTGCTACACACCATCCTGACCCATCGAAAAAAAAAGAGAGAGAATCTGCAACGGTGGCCGTCGGCTCGCCGCGAGGCTTTCGAGCGGCATTTTTTATATCGTCCTTTTGTTCGCGAAAAAAAAGGGTAGTCCATAATACGTTGACGGTGCGCGTGGCCCGTCTCTTGTTGCGCTCCTCTTGCTTCTTTGGCTGCACGTCGCAAGGACCCATGGCGGTGGAGAAAAAAAAGCCGGAAAAAAAGAGAGCGCGGCGCACGGGGGAGCAAAGCGGCGGATGTGCCGGAAACGGGTGCCGGAGCGCGTAGAGTCGATTTGGGTCAGCAGTACATGGACGCAATGTCGGCGTCATCCCTGCAGCCATCGACGCCGCCGCACGCCTGGGCCGCCGATGCGGCAGCCCTCCGCCCAATGGTCTTGGCACAGGACACCATGTCGGCGACAATGTCCTCGGACCGGCGGCGATCAAAGAGAAACTCGGACAGAGCGGCTGCCGAAATGCGACGCCGCGCCAAGGTCTCGGCGATGCGAGCGAGCGCCTGGGTGCGGTTCCCGGTGGCAGCGTCCTCGCCGGCGGCGCCTCTCTGTCGGTCAGGTGCGTACGAGCCCGACGCAAACTGGGCGGCGAAATAGTGTTTGACCATGGCCACGATCTGGTCGGCCGTGGCGGCATCAAACCGAAGCCACTTGTCGACGCGGCCGCTGCGCGTGAGAGCCGCGTCCAGGCGGTCCGGATGGTTGGTGGTGAGGAAGACGGCGACGCCGTGGCGGGTCTGCGCGCCGTCCAACACGTTGGTGAGGCCGCTCAGCGTGAGGTGGCTCTTGCCGTTGGCACCCGCCGCATCAACGTCCTCGATCAAGAGCACGCACGGTGCGTCGGCGGCAGAAACGGCGGCGCCCAGACCCTGGTCGGTCGACTCGTCGTCGATGGCATAGACGTAGAGGTCCATGTCGAAATGACCGGCCAGCGCCAGCGCCAGCGACGACTTGCCCAGGCCGGGCGCGCCCGACAGCAGGTAGACGCGCTTGTAGGGCCGACCGAACCGCGCATAGTCGGCCTCGCCGCCGAGAAAGTCGGTCAGGTCGTCGACGACGCCGCGCACCGTGTCTGCCGGCAAGAAGAGCGTGTCGAGCGGGCGCTTGGTGGGGCGCGCGTGGCGCATCCAGTGCGTGCCGGTCCACCGACGGATCGTGATCCGGTCGACCACCTTGGGTTCGCCGTGCTTGTGCGCGGCCGCCACGAACGCGTCGAGCGCCGCGCGTCCATCCTCCTCCTCCTCCTCTGCTGTTCCGTTCCGATCGTCGCCGTTGTTGTCGTCAATGTCGTCGAAAGGCGACGGCGATCGGCTCGGCTCGCGACCGTGATAGGTGAGGACGGCCTCCCAATAGAGACGCGGGTCGCACTCGCTCGACACGGGCTTGGAGGCGTTGACCGTCACATCGAGCGCCAGCCGTCGTCCATCGGGATCGACGAACCGCCAGATGCCGGCGTCGGGTTGGAAAAGGGTCACACGCTTGTCATTGGCGTCGCGCGACGGCCCGACGGCATCAAGGCGCAATTGGTGGCGCCGGGTCGTCCATTCGTCGCGCTGGTCCGTCCTCGCCTCGCCAGCACGAGCACATGCATGGGCTTCATCTGCAGCGACGGGCTTGTCGTCACGGCGGGCGCGACCATTCTCGGCGATGGCGTGCGCCGCCTCGTCTGTGCAACAGACGTCGGGATCGCCCGTCGTGCCCTCTAGAAGCAAGTGGGCGGCGTAGCGTGCCACCTCGTCCGCCGTTGTCGAACCGCACCTGAGGATGATGGCCGGACCGCGTTGATGGGCAGGCAGCGTGGTGGTCGCGGTGCCGGATATCTGCGCCGGCGGCGGCGACAGTGGCGTGACGCCGCTCAGTAGCAGGTCGAGCGGTGTCATCGGCACCGCGTCGTCCAGGTCGTGCATCGGCGTATCCCGCATGATCGGTTTGCTCTCTTTCTCTCTTCTTTTTCTTTTCTCCCCCTCTTGCAGGTTTTGTTTTGGCCCCCTCCTTTTTTTTCGTACACGGCGGCGGCGACGGGGTCTTTACTTGACGCCGCCGGCTTTTTTTGTCGCTTTCGCCCGTCGGCGCGTCTCTAGAGCGCGCGCAGGTGTGCCGGGCGCACACGCGAAACCCTCTTGCCGAGGCAACGGTTGTTGTCCTTTGCAAACGAAAAGGAAGCACATGGCACAAACAGGAGGAAAGACATGCACAACGGCCTCTGCGCCGTTGGCCGGTGCGATTTGGCAGACACAGGGGCCTGCGCAGTGCTGGACAACGGCTAGCCGCTCGGCTGGAAATCTGGGAGCGGTCCCGGCACAGTGGGGGACGTCGACGGTGGAATCCCCATGTTTTTGGCCGATCGGCTAGCCGGTGCCCCCCTGTTGGCCTGCTGGTGGACGAGACCGACACGCGGGGGGTCTACGTGGCGCTGTCCCCCCCCCCCAACCCAGAGCCCCGCTCAAAAAGACCAAAGACAGTTTCAAAAAAAGAAGCACGGTCGTCGTGCTCGCAAAGGGACAAGGTTCCGTTCCAAAGCCGCCACCCTCTTTTTTTTTACGTCGGCGGTCGTGTGCGCGCCGTAAATGGACCGCTCGCGCGACGCGGTCCCGGTGGCGGGTTCAGGCGGGTCCGTGCATTTTTTCGCACCGGCACCGAGCAGGTCCTTTCGCATGGGGGAAAGTGTGTGTGTGTCGTGCAAAAGAGTCGACCCATTGTGGCTTATTGGCCCTTTTTTGAGGGTGTGCAGAGTACGACGCCGCCGACGGCACGGCGGCGCACACACGGACGCGCTGTCGGTGGTCTTTTTTCTGTTTGGAAGAGACCAATGGCGACAGTTGCTCTGTGCGCCAGCAACCTGCCTCGCGGTCGACGCAGAAAAGAGAGAGATGACATGACGCCACTGACAAGGGATATTTGGCGCCTTGCGCTTGTTTTTGTTTGGTCTGTTTTTGCGGCGGGTGGCCATTGCAAAGTGTTTGGCGCGCAAAAAGGGCCCATCGCACTGGCACGACCGAAAGTGCGCATGCCGTTCGTTGTAGGATCGTCTTTTTTTGTGCCCCTCACGGCGACCTGGGTCGCGTCTGTGGGCGAGCGCAGCGCAGTCCCTGGCGACGAGCCGCCTGGACACGTTGTCGTTGCCTCCTCTGGTCTTTTTTTTTCCGCCGGCAGCGCGGGCGTGAGTCGAGCAGCCCGGTTCCCGACGCCCAAGAACAAAGGACCCGCGCCGCCCATTGTCGCTGCCACCCACCCCGATCGCCGCCTTTCATCGCGTGCCCGCCGTCGCGCCCACAAGAACCAGGAAAGGAAAAAAAACGGGAAGAAGCACCTCCGATGTCTGCCAACAACGCCATGTACTTTGATCCCGTCGCGCAGCAGCGCAACGCCGCCACCGCGGCCGCCATCGAGCAAGCGCGCCAGCAAAGGGCGGCCGCGCGCGCCCAGAGCCCTCTCATGCCTGCCGCGGCGTCCAACGACGTCTTTATCATCGTCGACGGCGGCGCCAACGAATGCCCCGGAAGCCCCGCGCTGCCGCCTCATTCACCGCAGCCGGCGCCGATGCCCCAATCGCCGGTGATGGTCGCCGCGCCACCGCCGCCGTCGGCCGCTAGCCCGTGCATCCAGCAGTCGCCCATTGCGTCCCCCTACGTGTCCGTGTCACCCTATGCCGCCGGGTATGCGCCGGCCTATACGCCCTATGCGGGCGCGCCGGCGGCCCCCTATTACGCGCCGGCGATTGCGGCTTCGGCAGCCGCCGCGTCGGCTCATGGCGCCGATGCGGCGCGCGCTGCGGGCGTCGTCGCCGAGTGCCGCCCTGACACCCACTCCCGATCGTGCGTGTGGCCGTGGATCATCCTCTTGGTGGTGCTCGCCCTCCTCGCCGTACTGGCGTGGCGCTACTTTTCTCAACACCACCACCACCACCACAAGCAGCAGCAACAGCAGGACGACCCCTACCTCAACGGCGGCGGCGACAACAACAACAACGTGGAGCGGCGCGAGACCGTGCGCTCGGTGCTGACCAGCGCCCCGCCCGCCTCGTGGACGCGCCTCGTCGAGCGCACCAACTACATGGAGTAGGCGCCGCCGTTGCGCCCCGACCCCCTTTTTTGCTGTGCGCGAAAACAAAAGAGTCTTGTCGAAAGAAGCGGTGGCCGTGATGGCCACCGGAAAAAAATAGGAAAAAAGAAAAACAAAAAAAAAGAAAAGAGAGTGCGTCGCCCACAGAAAGAAAGAGGGCGCGGGGCCGGCAATCTGTCCCAACAAGAAAGCACAGGCAATTTTTTTGAAAGACAGTGCATTTTTTCGGCCGCGAGGGTTTCCGTCGGTGAGTTTGATCACGATCCGCGGCGGCACTGCGCAGTGTGCGTCGGCTTCGATCGCGTGGAGGGACGCCGTCGACAGGCACCATCAGGCGAGCGGACCGTAGCGACGACGACGACTACGACGCCGTTTGGCCGGACGCGCGTCGCGCCGGCGCCCGACAGTGTCGGCCGTGCGCTTGAGTCGACGCAGCAGTGGGCGCGCGTGCCCGTCAAAGCAGATGGCACGCTCGTCGATAACACCGTCCCAGTCGTCATCGTCTATGCGAACCTGGCCACCGCACTCGATGCCGGTGTTGTCCTCTTGTCCTTTTGTGTCTTTTTCGCCATCACTATCATCACTATCGTCGTCATCACCATCGTCGTCGTCGCTGCTTTTATCGGCGCCCTCGTCGGCGGCGTGATCCTTGTCGTTGTCTCTGTCATCGCAAACATGGCTATCGCAAACACCGTCACTGTCCATCGCGTGGGCGTGTCTGTGATCGCTGCCGCTCTCCATGTCGTCGTTGGCATTGTCGTCGTCGTCGTCATCATCATTGCCTCTACCACCACCACCATCATCATCATCATCATCATCATCATAATGTGTGTACTCATCGTCGCTGTCGTCGACGTCGTCAATGTCGCTGTCGACGTTGCACTGCATGCCGGACGCGCGAGACGATGCGGTGGCAAAGAAAGAGTTGATGGGCTGGTCGCCAGAGTCGCGGCGCGCGGCGATCATGTCGCCGAGGATCGATCGCAACTGATGCTCGTCGATGCCGCGTGCCGACGCCTTGCGCTTGGCACCACCCGGTGTCGTCGCCGCTGCCACTCCTACAGACGGCACCTGCGGCGTGGCGCCTTCGAGAAAGACCGCGGCGCCGGCGCGCTTGACGGCCTGGATCTGGGCGACGGCCGCGTCGACGCTGGCATCTGAGCGAAAGCGTACGACGCGCACCGGGCGCGTCTGGCCGATGCGGTGCACGCGATCGATCGCCTGCGCCTCGGCAAACGGATTGTAGTGCGCGTCCATGAGGAGCACATAGTTGGCGCAGACGAGGTTGAGACCGACGCTCCCCACGCCGATGGTCATCAAGAGGCAGCGGGCGCCGGGATCGCTCGTGAACCGGTCGACGAGCGCGTTGCGCCGTTCGATCTGCCGCACGCCGCCGTCAATGCGCACGTAGTCGACGCCCACGCGCGTGACGATGGCGCTCTCGACCAGATCGAGGTAGGTCGACCATTGGGAAAAGACCACCATCTTGGCGCGAGGGTCCTTGGCAAAGATCTTGTTCATGAACCGCACCATGCTGGCCGTGCGCGACGACGGTCCGCATGCCGGCTCGGTTGTGACAACGACAGACGACGCACGTCCATTGTCCACGGCCGACGGCGATCGCTCGCCGCTGCAGAGCACGCATTTGGCGCCCGTTTCCTGCGCGCAATCGGCACATGAAACGTGACCGCAGGCCAAGCGAGCCAGTGCCGCTGCCGTGGTCTTTCGCGACGGCGGCGCCGACGGCAGGTCAGCAGCAGCAGCAGCAGCCGCGTGGCACCTCACGCAATGGGACTCGTGGCGGCCCCGGTCGGCGAGCGACGTGGGCGAGTAGACAATGGTCGCGGCGCGGCCCTTGAGCACGAGCGGGTCACAGCAGGCCTGCCGCAATCGCGTGAGCCATTCGAGCATCTGGCCAAACATGCGCGATTTGTCGGCGCCCTTGGAGTGCGTAAAGGCGCCAAAGTCGGCGACGGCCCCCACGGCAAGGCGGTCGTAAAAGGCCGCCTCGCGCTCGCTCAAGGGCACCCGCCGCACCTTTTCCACCTTGGGCGGCAGCGACGCGGGACCCAGCGCAGCGGCGGCGGCGGTCGCCATCGGCACCGATGATGTCGCACAGGCACCGACGATCGTGTGGCCCGCGCCATCGCCAGTATACGCGCTGGCGTTGCTGTCGAGGCGCACACCGGCCGCCCCCGGATCGCCCGCCAAGAGTGCGGCCTTGGTGCGGCGCAACAGAAAGGTCTGTCGCCAGGTGTCGATCTGGTCGTCGTCCGGGTCGGCCCACCAGCGCGGATCGGCATAGGGCGCCACGCCGATAAAGCGGCACAGCGCGACGACGTCCGACGCCGAATTATTAAAGGCCGTCCCGGTGAGGCACCAGCGACGGTCGGCGCGCAGAGCGCACACGGCCCGGTGGGTCTTGGACGTCTGCCAATTGCGTATGGTGTGAGCCTCGTCGAGCACGATGCGATCCCACACAATGCCATGGAGCACGCTGCTCCCATGGGCGGGTTTGGTCTTGTTGTTGTTGTTGTGGTTGCTGTCATCGCCGGCACCTGGGCTTGGGCGCGCAGGCGGATCGGGTCGATTTGTGTCGCCGTCCTCGTCGTCGGCCGGCTGACATGGAAGAAGAGGAGTAGTACAGTTGGTCATGTCTCTACTCTCGCTGTTTTTCTTGCTGTGATCACCTTGGGCACTGTGACCGACCAAGGATACGAGGTGGCCATGTTGTGACCGCGGCGCGCGCAAGGACTCGAAACTGCCGAGGACGGTCTCGTACGTGGTGAGCACAAAGACCTTGTCGGCGACCTGACGTCGCGCGGCACGACGGCCAGCGCGGCCATAAAAGACGTGGATGTCGTCGGGCGCGAGCGTCGTGTGCCGAAAGATCTCACGCTGCCACTGGATCAAAAGGGTCTTGGGGCACACGATGAGCGTGGGGGCCAGCACGACCGGTCCGCCCGCCGATGCGCGTCCTGGCGCGGCCACGGGCGCCGACGTCGTGGCCCATGTGCCGGGTCGCACCGGTAGCGGCGATGCGTGCACCTTGGGGGCAGTCCGACCAGCGAGGATCGAACGGGAGAGGAGGACGGACATGACGGCCGACATGCTCTTGCCCAGGCCCATCTCGTCGGCCAGGATGCCGCCCGACGGTGTGGCGCGGTCCTCGGGCCTGGCGCCCTCGCGCGTCAGCCACCACCGCACGGCCGTCCGCTGGTGCGGATGCGGCACCAGGGTCACGCCCGAGGCGCGCAGGGCAGCGTCCAACCGGTCATCGCGCTGCTCCTGCTGCTGGCGCCGCTTGTCACCATCGGCGTCGCTCGCCTCTGCCTCCATCTCTTTTTTTCCTCCTCTGCCGCTATCCTTTTTATTTTTTTTTTCGGCGGGGCACCTCCTTTTTGAGGTTTGCGGCAATGCTCTCTCTGTCGACTGCGACGCGTCAATGCTCTCTTTTTCGTCTGCGCGTCGGTGCCGCCCACGAGAGAAAAAAATGCCTCGCAGTCTGACCCAAAAAAAAAGAGGTCGCATGTGCAGGCACACCCAAGCCCCCGTCTCGTGTCTTCCCGGCCCGCCGGAAAATCCGCTCCCTGGCGGTGGTGTGACGGCTGTCGCGCCACCAGATCACGGGTTGTGATTGGTCGACATGGCGCTACGAAAAAAAAAAGAGACCAAAAGGGCGCAACGCGAAAAAGGCAAACCCACTTTGGCCGCCATAGGAAGGCGATGCCGAGCGGCGCCTTTTCGTCCAAGCGCCCTCGTGGGCCCAGAATTGGACCCGCGTCAGACAACAACAGAACCTCTGGCGCGCGCGCGACTCGCCAACGCGCAAGCCCAGCCGCACACGCACGCGAGCGGAAACAACAGGAAAAAAAGAGAGAAGAACTCGGCAGTCATGTCGCTGGGGCCCGCACAGGCGCCGCCTGCTACCCGGCGGTCATCGCCACCGGGGGGCGCCCGCGGCGTCGCCTACCGCATCGTGCACCTTCCGACGCCCAACGCCTTTCTCAATCTGGGCATCACGGCCTTTGTCGTCTTTCTCCTCGCGCGGTGGCTCACGGGCCGCGAGTACGAGGCCTACCTCATCAGCACCGTCTACTCGGTCGTCTACCTGGGCTTGCTCCTGTGGGCCACGCCCCAAGTGGCGCGCGAGTGATCTCGTACCGACCGCCACCGCCGCCGCCCTTTTGCATCGACTCCTGCCCGCGCTGCCCCTGCAGAATGGAGGCCAACCCTATTTTTTTCCCGATCCTGCGTCCTTGCCCTTCGCATCTTTTTTTCTCTTGATCTCGTAAAGACGCAAAAAGGAGTAAAAAAAGAATATTCATCCCCTTTTTTTTGGGCACTCGACGCGCGCATGTGCGCGTTTTTTGTCGCGGGTCGGCACTGCGACGACAGTCGCTTTTTTTCCCTTTCAAAAAGAATTGGACCTGCCGACCCGGCTGCCACCGCGCCGACCGGCGAGAGCGCCCAGTGCTTGCGGGTCGGTTAGCCGTCGGCTAATCTGCACCAAATTGTCCAATCAAAAATCGTATAAATCAAAAATTCCCCACAAAATCCCAGATTTTTAGTCGTCGGTTAACCGATCCGCAAGCGCCGAGAGCGCCTCACCAAAAAAAATCACAACCACGCGCAACTGTTTTCCGTGATGGGCTTGCTCCTTTTCTTCCGTTGTTTGTACATAGGGCATCCCCCTGTGCCGCGAGCCAATCATAAAGAATGGGATAGTGGAAAAACAAAAAGGCCTGGCCGCGTCGGTTTTGCAAACAAGAGGGAGGCGCAAGTTGCCTAGTGCACCCCCACCAAAAAAAAAAGAGCGCACCGACAAGACACCAAGACCATCCGCCACATGGAAGCGACAGACGAGCCGCGAGACCCGTGCGCGCCGACGACCCAAAACCTCGACGATAGACGCCTCACAGACGCCGACATGATCGACCAAGCACTGTCGTGCGTCGCGTGGGACGAGTCGGTCGACTTGGCACGTCTTCTGGTCCTAGAGCATGCCCACAACAGGGCCGTCTTGACAAACACTGTCGCCAAGGCGGCCAGGCGTCTCGATCGGGACTGGCACGACCGCCCGTTGGCCATCTATGCGATAGGTCCAAAAGGTGAGACCGACCGTGACCATATGTTTGCTCGCCGCACGCGTGGCGCTTGGTGCATTGGCGACGTCGCGATCGCAATGACCGACAGGGAATTTGTCGACTGCCTCGCCGTCTGTGCGAGGAGCATCGATTTTTCTGTGCTCTATTGGATACGGCAGGGCGACGAGGGCTTTCTTGCAGAGCGCACGCCCCAGTACGATCCGACGGAAAGGCCCGATTTCACCCACATGTGGATGGCGTGTTTGACTGCGGCTTTGGCGCGCCAGAAGGGCGCCTGGACCGGCATCGACATCATGCGCACTCACAATCTATGCACGGCGCTCCTCAAGATCCTTGATACACGGACGCACGCCGGTCCCCTAGCGTTGGTCGACGTGCCCAAGTGCGCAGCCCCACTGGATCAATCGGTGATCCCTAATGGCGTCGTTGGGCTCGCCTTGACCGATGCGCACGATACGCCGCGCATGGATGCTGCTCGTCAAGATGCGCCAACAGAGTCGGCGCGCTCTGGTGCCGTCGCTTGGAGATGCACGGCATTCACCGACGACGTACTGGAATCGATGCGGCGAGGCCTTGCGCAGGTGGCGCTGTTGCGATGCAGAGGGATGGACTTTAATGCACCCCAAGACAGAGTGTGCGTCTGGCCTGCGCCGTGTTCTTTGAGGACGCGCGACGTACTCGACGCACTCTGCTGCTCCACCGAGCGCCTCTACGCCACCGAGCCCTACTTTTGCAAGATGATTGCACCCGCCGAATACAAGGCCATGGCCGAGGGCGCGCCTCTCGGATCGACTTTTTACCGCTAGCGCCTCCCTGTCGTCGCCTCTCCCTTTCCGTGCTGAAGAACACAAGAAACCAAACAAGCCCTTTTTTTCTCTGCCTTTTTTGTGCCCACTGTTTACCGTTAGCGTCGTTGTTTGTTGTCGTTGGCGCTGCGCAACGGCTGGACGTTGGGCGGCTAATCGGCTAGCCGACACCTCCGAGCCAACTGGCTAGACCCGCCTACACGCCGTGGCCGAGCCGGCTGATCGTTGCCCGGCATTGGTTGTTGCCGCTTTCGGGTTTCATATGCGGGCGGTGGGTATCGCCGTTTTTGGTCGCCATGCAGTGAAATTCGGTCAGCAAGCCGCTCCGGGCATTCACGCCGCCGAGTCGATGGCCGGACAAACACCGACCCGCGCCAAAGCAAAACCCATCTTTTTGCGAGAAAAGGGAGCGCGAAAAAGAGGCATCGAGCAAAAGAAGGACAGTGCGCGAAAAAAAAGGGTCGCAAGGACGGCAGAAACTCGCCCTATAGCGACCGCATTGTCTCGCGTCTGAATTGGATCGATTTTTGGGTTGCGGTCCCGTTGCTCTTTGCGGTCCCTCGACCCGATTTGGCCCCTCGTCGCTGCGTCGGTCGCGCAAGTTGTCGTCGTGCACAGTCGCCGTCGTGATTTTTGTGAACTTTTTTATTTGTCGAAAAAAAAAAGAATGAACCGTTCCGCATAAAAGGGCGGGGCGGTGCATTAGAGCATGCCTTGTTTCTGGATCTCGGCCAAGGCGGCGTCCGTGTCGAGCGCCTTGCTGCCGCCGTCGCGGGTGCAGTCGTCAAAGCAGCAATGCACGAGCAAGGCGCCGGCAAAAACGCATTGCTTAAAGCGACAGCCGATAAAGGCGCACCCGATGAGACGGGCGCCGGCAAAGGACGCTCCGCACAAAGTATGGCCAAAGAAAAAGACGCCCTCCAGGTGAGCACCTAAAAAGGAAGGCGATTCGAGAGCCACACGCGCGATGCCGTGCGATTCGAGGTGGTCGAGGGGTCCCACGCCGGACCGCTCGTGATCGCCAATGGTCACGTCCTCGGGCAGTGCATGGTCGGGCGTGCCGAGGCGCCACGGACCGCGTGGGTCCCAGTCGGGGTGACGCAGTTCAATGCACGTCATCGTGACGCCATCAAAGCCTCGCACCATGGGGCCGCCTCCGTCACGCGCCACATCGATGGGGGCGATAAACAGGGCGCGCAACTCGTCGCGCGTCGTCTGGCGCGGTGCCGTCGCGCGGCGCGTCAAGGTTGTTGCGTTGAACCTGGCAATATCTTGTATGATCTTGTAATCGTGCACATAGTTGTGACGTGCCTGTGCGATCGCCCACGCGAGATCCGACGGATCAGCCACGGTGCCCATCCAGGGCCGCCAAATGAGCACGGCATTGGGCAGTGCGAGGTCGTCGCCCGTCTCGGGATCAGTCAGGCGCCAAACTTTGTGGGCGCGCCAGGCGTCCAGCGCCTTGTCCTCGTAGGCGCGACCGCTCGACAGGACGCGACAGGCAGAGGCTGGCACCAGGCCTCCCGTCAGGAAGCAACGGATCATTGGCCCGGCGTGGGAGCCGTCGGCCGCTGGGATGACCCGTCCAAAAGGCATACCGATGCAATCGCTGGGCACAATTCTTGCGCCGTCGTCGGCGGCGATCTCGGGCGCCGACAGGGGGCATCGAATTGTTCGGCCTATGGGCTTGTCGCGATCCAATTCGCGGTCCAGTTGGTCCAGGTAGAGGGCAAAGGATTGGTTCAGGTGCGACTCGTGATCCGAGGCTGCCGGGCGCGACCCTCGACCTGCGTCGGTGGGCTCGTCTGGCTTGATGCCGTCGCGTGCACTATGAAAACTCGGAAAGAAGCGGTATCCGGCGAGGCAGCGATCGGCATGTGCGTCCGACACGGCGACAAAGAAGAGACCGCTGTCATCGACGCCCTCGTCATCGACGCCCTCGTCATAGTCATCGTCGTCGACAATTACGACGTCGCCAGACGGCATGTCGAGGCGGCATGAGGTACCGCGAAAGCGCATGACGTATCCATTCGCTGTCAATTTTGTGATCGATGCGCCGCAGGTCGACGTGACCTTTTCGGTCTGCTTTTCGAAAGAGCGACGGGCGATTTCCCAAACAACTGCCGTGCCATTGTCCCAGCGGCCCTCCTTGAGGTCGCCGCGGCGATTCCTTTTCACGCCGCGCTGCGTCGTGCCCGTCCTTGTCTGGTGGCCCGAAAAGGTTTTGCCATTTGGATCGACACGGAGCGTCCGGCCGCACACTTTTCCGGCAGACCATTCGGCATAGTCGCTCGGTCCGTTGGGCCGCCTGTAGACGCCGAATCCCTCGCGCTCATTGTCGTGAAGCGAGCCCTCGTAGACGCCGTCATTGTCGTCGTCGGTGTGCTTGGAGCCGCGGCCCTGGGCGCGCAGTTTGGCGTCAAAACTCTGGCACCGCGTGGTAGAGGCGCAGCCGGTGCCGTTGTTGGCCCGCGGCCGAAAGACGCGTCCAGGTCCCGTAAATACGCCTTTGCACCAGACGCCCTCGCGCACGACGCCATCGCCCGTCGTCCATGCACCGTACCCGTCGAGATGCAACCGGACGTCGCCCGTCTTTGAGTCGGCCACGAGGCAGAACTCGCCGCTTGTGGACGTGTTGCCGTCGGCCGGCACGAGCCTCGTGCACAGCCGGCGCGTTGTCGGATCGCGCCAGGCACGGCCGGCAGGCACCGCCGCCAGTGCGTACAGCCAGCGCGCGTCCTTGCCGTGCACAGCGAAATCAACGTGGGCGACGGGCGGAAAGTCGCACCCAAAGTCGCGTCGGTAGGCCGACCTCCACAGGTCCTCGCAACTGGTCACGCTGTAAAGCGCGCGACACGCGGCGCCGACCGCCGCTAGGCTCGGCCCGGGCAGGGTCGCCAGAATGTGCACGAGGATCTCGCACGGCATGGAGTCCAAAGAGGCGGCCATTGCTGCGCGGTATTGTGGCTCCACAAGAAAATGTCCTTGTTTTTGGTGTTGTTGTTCCTTTTTTTTGTTGTTGTTGCTTATTGCTGCCTTTGTTGGCTGCAGAGGCGACGGTGCTCCTCTTTCATAGCGCGCTCGCGCACCACTCGCAGGCGGTCCCTCAAGGAAAAAAAAGAGGGTGTGCCCAAACCAATGGCTGCGCGACAAAAAAGGCCCGCATTTTTTTTCCTCAGAAAGTGATTCTCTTTTTTTTTCTTTCGAGAGGCCCCATCTGCCGACGCAGCGGCTCGCGGCTGCGGCGACGCGCCTCGGCGCAAACCGGGGACGGCGTATTTATCTGTAAAAAAAATAACTTAAAAAAAGGCGTCGCAAGGGCGACAAAGGACGTGCTCTGTTTTTTTGTTGGGGGCTCGTGTCTTGAGGCGTCACGCGCGCTCTCTCTTCTTTTGTTGGTCGGACCCCGCGCGCGGCGACCAAAAAACCAACAAAAAAAGGAGCACGAAAACAAAACACCAAAAAAAAAGAAAAGAGGATAGACACGATGGGCGGGTCGACGGCGGACGACCGTAGAGGCCGCACGTGCGCGTGTGTTTTGTTGTGCAGTTTTTTGTTTTTTTTTTGGGTTCTCTAAAATTCCAAGAAAAAAAGATTCAGTCGAGGTGCTTTTTTGTGCTCTGGTGTTTCGTTGTTGCTTGCGCGCCGCCGGCGAGCGAGCAAGCGCCGCGGGACAACGCCCTATCGATGGAGGAAAAAAAGAGCAAAGCGCAACAACGGGCGACCAGCGGCCGCGACGGCAGCAGCAGCAGCAACGACGGGGTCGACCGCGCTAGCAGCGGTAGACGATCTTAAACTCCTTGGAGATCATAAAGGCGCCCGTGGGCAGGCGCGCCGTCCACGGGCTGTTGTCATAGACAAAGGACACGCCGCGGCTGGGCCGCACCGGGTGCGTGTAGGCCGCCGGGCTCAGGCGCACGAGGGCCTGCTGCTGGCTGGGCGAGATCTTGTCGGTCTCCATGGGGAGGGCGTCGAGCATGGTGAACAGGCCCAGGCCGAATCGGAGGCACTCGACCTCGACGTCGTGCGACTCGCCCGGCACGTGGTAGAGGATGTGGTCGTGCTTGGGCGGGTGGCCCGGACGCGGCTCGTTGTGCACCGGCACGCCGTTGAGGTACCACGTGAGGCCCTTTTGCTTGTCGTAGGCGATGCCCACCTTGGCAAAGTCCGAGTTGGGCCGGGCCACGTTGCGCTGGCCCATGAAGAAGGCGCCGGCAAAGGACGCGCGGCTGCCGTTCTCGGCCACGCCGTCCTCCTGGTCGAACGGGAGCATCTCGTAGACGGCCCAGATGGCCTCGTTGGTAAAGGCCACCTTGGCGTTGAGGCCGCTGCTAAAGTCGGTGAGCGTGAGCGCGGCGTAGCCCAGGCGGAGGTCGGCGTGCGGGTTGTTGACCGCCGAGCCAAAGGTGTCGAGCGTGGTGCCGTCGGCCGTCTGGAGGCTGCCCACGGGCGCGGCGGCGTCCTCCACGCCGATGACCTTGGCGGCGATGCACGCCTCGACGTAGATCTGCCCGCACTGCGGCACCTCGTAGTCCGAGTTGCGGATGATCCAGCGCTTGAGGTGGTCCAGGAAGCCCGTCGGGTGCGGCTCGCCCGACGAGTCGACATCGGGCGGCGGGTAGGTGAGCGTGAAGCGCTTGGCCACGAGGCTGATGCCCTTCTTGTTGGTGAAGACGTCGCCGTCGTTGGCGTGAAAGTCCTTGCCGTTGGAAAAGTCGTTCCAGTCGTTCTCCACGTCGGGCCCGAGGTCGACCTCGTCAAAGGTGGTCAGGTAGGCCAGGTCGTACTCTTGGTGGTCGGCCGGGTAGCAGTTTTCGCGCTTGGGCGCCGGGCGGTAGCACTGCGTGTGGCGCTTCTTGGCACAGCATCGCTTGCGCTGGCACGGCTGCAGGCCGGCGTGCGTGCACGCCGCCGACGTGGTGCCCGTGGCGGCGCCGCCGCCGCTGCCGCGCTTGTTGGTCACCTTCTTGACGATCATCCACTCCTCCTGATGGAGCGCGCCGGCGCCGCCCGCGCCGGGCTTGGGCGGCCGCGGGGTCTCGACGTAGGGGAGCAGTTGGCGCACCTCGCCCGTGCACGGGTTGCGCAACTGGTTGGGCGCCGGACCGGGCACAAAGGCGCCCGACGAGCAGCCGCCCGAGCCCCACTTTTGCGCGCAGCCGTTGGACGGACCCACCCAGCCGTCGTAGCCGCCATTGTTGTTGTTGTGGCCGTTGCCATTGCCGGCCGGGACGGGTCCGCCGTGGGGCGACACCGGCTGCGGTCGGCCCTGTGCGGCATGCTGCGCCGCGGTGGCCGCTGCGACGGCGGCCGCAGCGGCGGCGGCGGCATTGGCAGCGGCGGCATTGGCGGCGTCATGGTGCGGGACGGCGCCGTTTGTCGCGGGAGCGGTCGGCGCGTAGGGGCGGTAGTTGGGGCGCGACATGTCGTCTTTCCTCTGGGTGGATGTGGATCGCGGACGGCGGCGGTGCGACGAGGACCCTCCGGGGCGAGCGGCGGCGCGAGGCTAGCGACGAGACGGGACGGGACACTGGCTGCTGCTGCTGCTGCTGATGGACAGCGTGAGATTGTGCGTGCACGCTCCTCTTTTTTTTCGGTCCTCAGAGGAGGGTTGCTGTGGGCGCGAGCGACGCCGGCGATCTCTCTGTGTATCAGCCTCTATCTGCTTTTGTGCGTGTGTGTGCGCACGTGCGGCACTTGTCTCCTTTTTTTTTTGATAGAGACGCTCGTGTGCGCACGCAAATGGGCGTGTGTGCTTGGAAGGCGACGGCAGCGGCTCTCTGTTATTGGTGGCGCCCGCGGATTCTTGGGCTCGCGCGCACATCCGCCCACTGCCGCAGCAACGCGACGGTCCGACCGACACGAACGTCTCGCTCACACCACACACGCACAGGCGTGCTCACGCGCGCTCAACAGCCAGCGGCGCAGGCAGATCCATTCGTCAATGGGAACAAAAAATGGGGGCGAAACACGGCCAACGGCGGCCGGACAGGGACCCACCCCTCCTCTGCCGATCGAGTCCCGCCCCCCCGCTGCAGAAAAAAAAAGACAAAAAAACGAAAACGGGCACGCCAGGGGCGGCCAACGGACGAGCGCGCAAAGGAAAAAAAAGGAGAGAAAAAAGGGTTAAAAAAAGAGGGTGTGCTCTGGTGCGCGCAGAGCCGACAAAGAGGGCGCGACGGCACCGGCCGCAGCCTTGCGCGTCCGTCCTTTTTTCTCGTCGTCGCCCCAACATCGCCCGAGTCCACCAAAAGGCCTGGAAAGGGCAAAAAAAAAGACTGTGCGCTGGGCCACACGCAGAGCACCGAGATGTTTCTTTTTTTTTCCCCTTGCGGTGCACGAGGATGTCCCAGGCGCGCGCGCGCGCTTTGTCCTGGCCGCGGTGCGGTTTCGGCCACTGGCCGAGTGACGATATGCGCAGCGCGACGCGAGTTGGCCATGCCCCGCGCCACGCGCCCTCTTGCCTCGCCCAACACAAACTGAAAAAAGCAGGCAGAAGCAACGGCGCCAAACAACAACAACAACAACAACAACAAAAACAAAAAAGCCCACGCACGTGGCATTTATTTGCGTGGCTGCCTTTTTGTGGGTTTGGAGGTCTGTATTTTTGTGGCGACGTCGGCATCGGGGCGCTGCTATTGGCTCGTCACGCAGCGGCAGGCTTTTTGAGCGTGGCCGCGCGCAAAAACAACAACACGCCGAGGCGCCGACAGCCAGACACCGTCACGCCATTTTTCAGGCCCCGACCCGATCCTTGTCGACCCAGAGAGTGCCGGCGTCGCCTTGTGAAAGTGCGCCTCCAGGACCGGCGCCCAGAAGGCCCGCCTGCCATTTGAAAAACCAAGCAAACAAAAAAACAAAGAAAAAAAAGGCTACGGAGCGCAATGTCGGCGGATGGCAGCGGGGCCGGACGCGACCAACGTGATTCGACGCGTCGACGGTTGCAGGAGCGGGCAGCCATCGCCGCCGAGATTGAGCAGAGCAGCCCCGAGACGATCAAGATGGCCTCCGAGGTGATGGTGCGGTCGCGCATACGCGCCGGACGGCGTCAGTCAGCCATCAACCCCCACGACGGCGGTCTCTACGACTGGCCGGTGGGTCTCATCGACGGCCAGTTTATCAAGCGTGCGGCACATGGCACTCCCGACGACATCAACATTGTCTCGGCGCCGCCTCCATTGTCGTTGTCGGCCGTGCTTGCCGTGCCGACTCGCTGGCCGTTTTGGGCCGACACGGACGAACGTCGGGCGCGCTGGATGGCCATGGTGATGGCGCAGCGCATGGCGCGCGACGTCATCCCGCAGCGCTCGCTCGACAAGTGCGCCCGGTGCAACCACTCGATCATCGACCGTCGTCTCGACGCCTATGGACCGCCGGATCGCTATGCGTCGGGGGACGCCGAATGGCAAAAGACGGCGCGCGCCTGCGCCGCCGCCCGGCGCATGCTCGATCACATCGACGCCCATCCGTCGATGGACGAGGGTCTCTATGAAAAGATGGCGCGCGACGCGCAGCGACTGCTCCTGCTCGTGGTCGAACAGACGGGCGGGCTTTGCGCGCCCGTGTGCTCGCCGTGTCTGTAGACCTTGTTTGGGCGGGGGGGTGCCCTTGTGTCGCCGCCACCAGTTTCGTCTCTTTTGTTTGTACATACTGCCGTAACCTTTTTTTTTCCACGTAAACACGTCGCCGTCACCCAACGACACGCCAGAGAGCGCGCATAAAATACGCCGTGGGCTTTTTTTGGTGGAGGTGCTCGTGCGCCTCGGTTTTGTTTTTGTTTTTTTTGTTTTGCCCACGGGCGGCGCCGCGGCCTCTGTGGGCAGGCCGCGGCTCTGTGCGGACGGGACGCAGAGAGGCAGAGCAAAAGCCGGTGGCGCGTTGTCGTCTCGCCCACGCTGGTCCGACGGGCGGGCGCTTGCGGCGGTGCCCAAGGACAACCACTCGGCGCGGCCCGCTCTTGCGTCCCGAACCTCTCCCGCACTCGCCCTCTGCCACAAGAGTAAAAAAAAAGAAGGTATGCAAAGAGACGAACCGTCGACGGGTGGCCTTGGCGCTCGACGGCGAGAGCCCCCGGCACCCGAGGCCTATGTTGTCGATCGGTACGAAGGCGAGATCGCCGGCTACTATCTGGGTGCCCCTTACCCCGTGAACCGAAACCTGTTTGACGCATCCGTGCCGGTCGAGCGCCGCGTGACCCTCGTCGATACCGACTTTGGCGACGCGACGGCGTACGACGCCGCCAACCTGATCAATCAGATGGCGCGCAGCGACTACCAAGGCGCCTTCTCCCAGCCCTACTGGACCAAGGGACCGCCCGGCCCATGGCTTATTATCGGCGACGACAGCCGTCAGCGCATCGTCCAGCGCGCACGCCGGCTGTCCACGGCATCGTTCATCCTTCCCGATCCACTAGAGTCGACCGACGCGCGCGCCGCTGTGGGTCGCCCTGGATCGGCCGCGGCTGTCGCTGCGCCGCCCGTGGCCGAGCCCTCCGAGTCGATGTACGTGCGCGACCCGACTCCAACGTGCCAGATCCTCCCGTCGGGCAGCCCCTACGAAGAGGTGTATGACTTTTACGACCCCAGTATCGAACGAGCCGAGTTTGAACGCGAGGTGCCGCCGACGCGGCGCGTGGTGCTGCGCTCGGGCAACGTGACCACGGCCTATGACGCCGCCCAGTTGCTGCGCGCCGCCAAGGGCGTGGGCGGCAACTGGGATCGTACGCCTGAACAGCGCAACTATGTGCTCTTGACGCCCACCGGTTCGTGCCTATTTGGTCGCGACGACTATCTGGAACTCGTGCGCCGCTCGACGGCAACCGACGACAATGGCCAAGACGTAGTAGCGATCACAAACCAACGAGCACAAGAGGCAGACGAGGGCGAGGCAGAGGAAGAGGAAACACGCTTGCCACTGGCGTCGAGGCCTGCTCCAAGCGTCACGCGCGTGCCGACACTGGGACTGTCACAACGAATGGAAGCACCAGGAGCAGCACTGGCGCGTGTGCCATTGCAGCAGCGAGCGCCCGTGGCTGCGGCAGCGGCTCGCACGCGCCGACTCTCTAGGCCGCAGCCCATGCCTCTTGTCCCGACACAGCGCGCGCCTGCAAGTCGTCCCGTTCCTCCCGTTGTGCAGCCCCAACCATCACAAACGCGGCAAGTGGCTGCGCCGCCCGCTAATGCGCCGCAGGCAACACGCACGTCGCAGGCCGTGCCGTTTGGCGGTGCGACCTGGGCAACGCGCGTCGCCCGGGCTGTGCGAGGCCTGCGCCAGGGCGACCTCATGCGCTTGGTCGCCTCGCCCGACTTTGTCGAGACCATAAACGACGGGCCTCTTGCGGCAGACATGCTTGCCGAGACTCTTGCGTTGCGCTTTGTGATCAGAGGCGATCCGCTGCCGATCGTGCTCACGTCGCTGGCCGTGCGCTCCCTCGGCGCGCCGCCCTCGGACCAGATCGTGGACGCCGCCATCATCATTGATCTCGCAAAGCGCGACGCGCTGAGTCGAATTGACCCGCTGCGACGCGCAGGGTTTGATCCGAGCGATGATGCCATCGTCCGATCGATCGTGGAGCGTCTCTCTGGTCCGGAGCCCGACCCGGAAGGCGCCGTGGACATCATCAACGCGTTCCCGTTCCGCGATCCGGCCAACTACCGGCGCGTGCTCGCGGCGGCCACCCGCCTGGGATTTCTGGGCGTCGTGCGCTACGTGGCAGAGTCTGTCTTGCGCGACAGCCCCATTACGCGCGACGAAGCCACTCTGCTCGCCGACATAGCGACCCAGGCCGGAGAGCGCGCGATCGCCTCCCTTTTCCTCTTGCAAGCCGCGCCCATGGAGCCCGTGCCCGTGAGCGCCGACTATAGGGAGCGCGAGCGCGAATACCGCGGCGAGTTTTAGCGCGAGGGGACCAAACATTGTCGAGCGAGCATAAAACAAGGAGAGAAGAGCGATTGCAGCGGCCACGCTTGAGCGCAACTGCGGCCACCAAGAAAAAAAAAGAGTTTTTGGAAAATGCGCCATTAAAGAAAGAAAAAGAAAAGAAAACGGGCCAGCAAGGTTCCCCACAATAAAGAAAAAATTGCAAAAAAAAGAAATGCAAATGGCTCTGGTGAGATTGCGCCAATCCCAAGACGCCCCAAGGCTCAGAGAGGTCGTTGTTGCGTCCTTTGGTTTTTCTTCGCATGGGCCGCGGCTGCGCCGGTGGCTCGCCTCTCGGGCCAACGCCAGAGCCCATTGCGCGACAGAAAAAGCAGGACGCACCCGGCGCACCCAAAAAATAGGAAGCGAACCAATCGCAACGCAGTATCTGCCGGACGCCGGGGGCTGCATAAATAGGGGCGAGACCACAAATGAGCCGACCACCGACACTGCCCGCCGATTGCCCACCGCGCATCCGGTACGCCCACATTATCACTGTCGCCGCCCCCAACCTCCGCCCTAAAAAGGCGCCCTCTGCGGCTGTCGTCGCTGCGTCGCCCCTGTTTGCGGCCCTCTTGCTTTTTGCGGCCCCTCACTGGCTTTTTCTCCTGGCGTTGTTGTGCCGTGGGCACGTTAGGAAAAAAAAAAGACTCGGATAAATCCGCCAGAGACTCACCGCCCGCACGCACAACCAAAGCATGTCCTCGTCCAACGAACCCACCATCGACAATGGCGCAACGCCGACCGAGGCGTGCGATCATGCCGAGTCCAACGATGCCGCGGCCGTCGACCCACAGGCGACAGGCACGCCTACGCCCGACCAGGGAGCGGCTGGGGCGTCCAACGAGTCGATCAAGGCGTGCGAGGCCTCGTCGATGACCACGTCTGCAGGGGAAAAGTCGCCGTCTTCTGGCGAGACGACCGAGGGCGAGGCGAGCCACGCTGCACCGGCCGAGACCGGCGAAAGTGCCAACGAGGCGCCGGCCCAAGGCGAGAAACGCAAAGAACCGGATGCGCTGGCCGATACACCCACCCAGGACGACAGCGTCGACAAGGACGATGACGACGCCGAGGCGGCACCTGCCAAGAAACAAAAGACTGATGTCGACAGTGAGCCAGCGTCTGACGCGCCTTTGGCGTCTTGCGAATAATGCTGTGCGTGTTTTTTTCGCATGTGCGTCGGCAACATTGCGCTATGCAATAAACACACCACAAAATTCGTCACTAAAGAGACGGCCCGCTTTCTTGCTTCTCGTGCCCAGTGAGCGGGCTACTGGCAAGGCGCATTGGGGGGGGGGGTCGGCGGCGGCGCCGACGCGCGATCGGCCTTGTGCTACGCAGAGCCGCCCGAGCGACTCGGCGACACGATGCGAAGAAAAAAAAAAGAGTCGCGCACTAGGGCAAACACGGTCGACCGAGATCGAGAAAAAAAAAGGAGGGTGGACGGCGCGCACGCACACGCAAAAGCAAAGGGCGAGAGGGCACACGGAAAAAAAAGAGGGAGAAAAATAAAAAATGCGCATTCCGAAAAAGATACCCGCGTGGATGGAGCCCATGTTTGTCTACCTGGCGAAAAAGGACGGCGCCAGCGCGCGCGCCTACAAACCGATCATGGGCCTCGTCGAGACCCACTGGGCGGCCTTTGTCCAAGAGTGCTCCGACCCGCCGGCGCCACGCGCCAAAAAGGCCCCGCCGAAAAAGGAGGCGCCGCCTGCTCGTGATGACGACGAAGACGACGACAGAGAGGCCGACGAGGCCAATGCCGGCAGCGACATGGAGAACGCGTCGGGCCTGGAGGAACCATTGGACGACGGCGACGCCGACATTGGAATCGCGGGTGGGGAATCGTCGATCGATCCCGAGGAGCAGGCGCGCATCGACGAAATGGTGCGCGAGGGCATCAAAGCCATGCCCGACCCGCTGCGGCAGTCGCTACGCAAGGCCTATGGGCCGCCGCGCACGCCGACCGGACCACGGCCGGGACAGGCGACGCCCGCCAGCGTCGGACCCGGCTGGCGTCACGCCGAAAAGCAGGCCGACGATCTCTATGGCACCTTTCGGTCCGAGGCCGCGAGCGTGGGCGTGCCCGAAGACCACCCCATGGCCCTTTCGGTGTCGAACCTCTACTCGCTGGCCAAGGGCGCTATTGCCGCGCGGTCGTCCGTGGCGTCGTGAGGTGTGCACGGTATAGGCCAAAAAGTCGGGCGCTTTGCTCTGTCAGTTCGGAGCAACGTGGCAGATTCGCCCCATTCCGATCCAGTGCTTGCGGATCGGTTAGCCGTCAATTAATCCACACCAAATTGTCTACTAATAAATCATATAAATAAAACAATCCGTCTAAAATTATGAATTTTAGTCGTCGGCTGACCGATCCGCAAGCACTGTTCCGGTCGCCCAACAGAGCCAATAAAAAAAAAGTGCGCGCGCCAAACCCGCTTCAATAAAAATTTCCCCAAAAAAGGCGACAGCAAAAGAAAAGAGTGCCGGTCTGCGTGCGTCCTTTTTTGCGCAAAGGCTTGGCGGGGTTTTGTGTCGTCGCGCTCACTTTTTGATCGTGTTTCGTTGGGACGGGCGGAATGCACGCCCCTCAACATCTGGTTTCTGACTGGCCCTAAAAGATGAAAAAAAAAGTCTTTTTTTTCGAGCCAATGGCCGCTCGATCCCTTTCGTCCGTCGACACAGCGGCCGAGGATGTTTGTCAAAGCGGCTGCGAGGGCGAGCGTCGCGGCTAATGCTGTGCAAACGGCCTGTTCTTGCGATTTTCATCCAACCGCAATTTTGGATTGTGTTTTTATGGATGTTTATTGGGAGGAAATCGAAAGGGCGGGCGGTCGGCGCAGCACCAGCCGCGACTCTGGGCGGCCCACGCAAGGGGCAACGGGCCAAATGAAAAGAAAAAAGCAAAACCTCGACGGTCCGGGTTTCCGAAAAGAAAGCGCTGACAGATGGGGCTTGTTGAGCCAGCACTTTTGGGTTCCTTTTCTTTTTCTTTTTTTCGGCACAATGCGAGGTCGTGTCGTGCGCCGTAATGCGAGCAAAGGTGGGAAAAAGAAATTTCTCAGACGATACTCGCGAAAAGGCAAATACAAGAGAGAAAGAGGGAAAAGAGAAAGAGGTAAAAGAAAGAGAGAGAGAGAAAAATGCGCCGGGGCGTCAGATCGGGCGGGTGACGACGGGCCCGCGCCGTGCGACAATGTCCGCGAGAGCATAGGTGGTGACGAGGCGCCCTGCGGGCAACGGATGCGCGCGCTCGTCGATGGCAAACCGTGCGGCTGCCAGGGCCGCAAAGGTGCCGAGGCGGCCCATGCGGCACGAGGCGCTGACGCCGGCGTAAAACAGGTCGTCCCATGCCGATTCACTGCCCCTGTCTCGGTTGTCTACACCGGCGGCAGCATTGTTTTCGCCAACGCTGCCGTTGGTATGGGTGGCGTCGTGGTTGTTATCGTGCCGTCCACTCGCGAGGGGCAGCACGACGGGAGGTCCCGTTTGCGAGGCGTCGCCGACGGCCATGAGCGCGCCCAGTGCGTCAAAGAGCGGCCACCACGTCCGCCCCGTGTGCGCGTAGGCGCACGCGCGAGGCGCACACCCGAGTCGCCGACGCACGGCCGACGCCAGCGAGTAGGCCACCTGCGCCGGGTCGGTGCCCGCGTTCCAAGCGCGCATCCCTGCTCCGCCGGCGATTTCGCACGCCGCCGACTCGACGTGCATGGCCCGCCGCGCACGCGCGCCCACCGTCACCGACGACCAGCCAAAATCAATGAGGTAAAAGAGTCGGCCGTGCGTGGGGATGGCGAGGAGCGGCGCGCCTGGCGCGTCCACCAGGCGCACATAGACATGGCGCCGGGTCGTGCGGCGGTAGGCCACATTGTCTATCTTGAGGTCGTTGTGCGCCGCGAGGTGGGTGCGTCGCGCGCGCGGCAGCGTGTGGAGCACGACCTGTGCGAGCGCCGCCAGCAGCATATCGGCCCACGCGGCGCCGTGCTCGCCGGGCGCGTGCTCGGGCGTCAGACCCGTGGCCAGCGCCCACAGCGTGCTGCGGTAGAGCGGCATCACGAGGCACACGTACCAGTCGCCGTCGGCCGCGCAGAAAAAGAGTCCCGCCCCGTAAAAGTGCGTCGGGTAGGTGCGCGACAGTGCAATGGGCTCGGACCACGCGGGCGCGCACACCAAATGGCCGCCGCGGCCCGTCGTCCGCCGCGTGCCGGCCCAACCGCGCGCAAAGTCGCCCGAGAGGCGCACGTTGACCACCTTGGCAACGCACTCGACCTCGGTCGCGTGCCGCCGCTCTGTGGCGTCGCCCGGCAGAAAAGAGAGCGCGACGCGCGCGCGAAACACGGTCGCCGACCGCGCCGCGCACAGGCACGCCACAAGCCAGATACCGGGCGCCAGCGCAAAGGGCGTCGCGGGCCCGACCTCGGCTTCCGGTTCCAGCGGCAATCGCGGGACGATCGCGGCGCCGACTGCCGCCGCGGCGCGCCACCCCAGCGCCGATCCGCGAGCGAGCCTGCGACGCGCGACTCTCTGCCACCGGTGGTCGTCGACAAAGGCCGCGGCCAGTGGCGGCGCCCGCACGTCGCGATCGAGTCCAGATGCGTAGGCGCACTCGGCAAACGGAAAGCACACCCAGCGCGCCCGCGGCGGATGCGCACCGGCGTCGGATTGTCGATCCGCTCTGTCCGCGGGGGGTGTTGTCTTTGGATAGTGGCACTCTACCGACGGGCGTGATGGATCGTGATGCTCGCCGCTGTCGAGTTCAGGATCGCCGCGCGCGATCACGCACCGACGAAAGGCCCGCGCGACGGCCGCGCGCACGAGCGCCGCGCAGGGCGCCCCGGGCTCGGGCATGCAGGCAGGGCTGCCGCCGTGCGCCGCCCACCGATCTTGCGCGCACGCCGCCATGTGCCCGTCGGCTCGTCCCTTGTTCTCCTCTCTCTTACTCTCTCTGGCGCCAGGGAGTCATCGGGTGGGCCCGTCCTTCTCTCTTTTTTTTATTCCTTTTTTTCTCCCTCTTGGTCTTTTGACGAATGAAAAAAAAAGGGGTGGTGCTCCTTGCGGGTTGCCGCCGCGGGCGCTCTCCTGTTCTTTTTTTTTTCCGCCCTCCCGCCCGCCTGTGTCTTTGGGGGGCCTTGTTGCCGAGTGGCCGTTGTGTTTTTTGAGGCGCCCGGCGCGCCGACGGCGCTGTTTGCGGCCGCCGTGTCGCCCGTTCTCAACCTTTTTTTTTTTTTCATTTAATGCGGGGTGCCTCTGGTTTGGTCGATGACGCCAAAAGGCGACCGGCGCCTGCCCGTTTTTTGGCGCGCGTGCCGCGTACTTTTTTTCGCCTCTTTTTTTTTCCGCTCGTGAGCCGCGCGGGGCCAGCGCGCACCGGCGCCGCACGCCCGGCGCGCCCTCTCTTCTGTCTCGGAGGGAAAAAAAAAGGTCGTGCCATGGCGGGGCACGAGGACCGCCTGCCTCCTGCAACCTTTTGCCTCTCGCCCGGCTTGCGCGCCCCTTTGCAGAGCCGTGCGCGCGGCCGCCGGCGTGCCCAAAGGCGAAAAAAGGGAGGAAAAAAAGAGAGCCGGCAAGAGGCAAAAGGGACGGACCGCACGCCGTCATAGGGAGCCAAAAAAAAGCCGAGGACGGGCACAGGAATTGCTCGAAAAAGAATCCAAAAAAAAGGAGACAAGAGCGCGCCGGGGCAGAGGAAGAGAGACCGAGCGAGCACAACGCCCAAGAGAGAGCGCAACAAACGCCGTCAGATTGGATCACGCTAGACACGCCAAGCAAAATAGCCGCAGACCGAAAAGAGCGAGCAGCAGACAAGACGGGAGAGCATAATCTGCCCGCCGCCACTGTCGTCGCCGTCGTCCTTTTTTTGTCTCCTCCTCCTCCTCCTTTGATCGAGCGACCGCGCAGACACGCTTGTTCTTTGTTTCGCCCTCTTTTTTCCTTTTTTTCTTTTTGAACCGGCTCTTCTTCTCCTTCCTTTTTTTCCCGCTTCGGCCTCTGCCCGTCCGCGAGCATCCATGAGCACAGCGGCCAAGAAGAAGCGCCCGACGCCGGCCGACGAGGCGACGTCGCCGGCCCTCACGGCCAACTGGTACGACGCGACCGAGATGGCATGCGCGCTGCGCACGTGCTTGCGTCGCGGGCACCAGGTCGATGCGGTGCGCGTCGCCGTCGAGCGCGACCGCAGCGGCGACGGCGCCGGTGTGTTTGCCTCGCTGGCGACGGCGTGCGTCGAAGACGTCGGGCTGGCGTCGCCCATGGCCCTGTCGGCCGTGCTCGCCTCCATGGCCATGTGGGAGGCCAGCGTCGCCGCCGGCAAGCACAGAGAGGCGCGCGCGCACCTGGCCGCGGTCGTGGCGGCGACGGCCTCATGGCCCAAGAGTCGTCTCGTGGCCGACGCCAGCATCAAGACGATCGAGGTCGACCTGGAGCCGCTGGTGGCCTCCATGACCACGGAGACGGCCTTTGATGAGATGGGCGGCCACGCGCTCCTCACCGATTCGGTCGCATGGGCTGCCTCGATCGCCGAGCCGGTGCCGTCTGCGCGCAAAGCAGCGGCCGCCGCCGCCATCGAGGCATGCGGTCGGATCGACGCCCAGCGCGCCGTGGCCACTTTTGCCGGTCTGGCGCGCGTGGCGTCCGAAGTGTGGGCCAACGGCGTCACGCCCGCCGACATCGAGGAGGCGCAGAAGGACGACACCGGCACCGACATGGACGAGGCGCAACAAGGGCAAGGGCCATTGGAGCGAGAAGGAGGAGCGGCAGCGCAACCGCCTGCAGAGGGAGAGGCGGTCGACATGCAAGATGCGGCGGCGCTTGCCGAAGGCACCACGCTCATGGTCGAAGAGGGCGTGCTCGCATTAGGCCATATCGTGTTGGCGATCGAGTGCATCGAGTGCCGACGCGTCGAGTGGCCGCCCAAGGGCGCTGCGGCCCCGCACAGGCCGTCATTCGTGGACGATGCCATGCGTTTGATCAACGCCGAGCCCGGCGCCGACGCCGCCCACCCCTATTGGCCGACGCTGGCCGGCCGCGCCGCACGCGAGTTCTTTTGCCGCCCCGTGGCGTGGGCCTTTGGGCCGCTGCTGGCGGTGGCGCGCGGCGCCAACTGCGAACGGGCCGTCATGGCCCTCCTGAGTCTTATGGAGGCGCTCGCGCGCGGCCTCGTCCACGCGCGACCGGCGCTCACCGCCGCCGTGCTGTTGACGGCGCGTCACGCCGTCATCTCGTGGGACGAACGCAAGATTCAGGTGCAGGCGCTGGCCACCCGTCCCGACATCGCCGAGGCCATCGAGGCCTATGACGCACCGTGCGTATCGGATCTCGTCGCGCGCGGTGCGCTCGACGCTGCGAGCATCGCCACGGCCCGCGTCATGGTGGTCGATCCGGAGCGTCACCTCGACGGCACGACGGCACGCCACGCGGGACGTTCCACGCTGGATACGCTCGCTGCGGCCGTTGCCGGAATAGCCGCGACCGACCCTCTTGCCGGCGCCCTCTGGACATCGGACGAGATGGCCAAATCGCATGGGCCGGCGTTCTGTTCTGCGCCATCAGACGCGTGCCTGGCGGCTGGCGTCGCCCTTCCCGCCGACGCCGCCGCCGCTCCCCATGTCGACAATGTGTATGCCGCCGTCGACTCTGCCGATGCGGCGGCACGCGTGCGGTCGTGGACAGACTCTGGCGACACGGCGGCGCGCATCCGCCACCCCGTTTGGGTGCATGCCCTTGGCGACGTCGCCTACGTCGTACCCACGCCGCCCAAGCGTCCCTCGTCGTCGTCGAGAAAACGCCCCACCGGCCCGCAACAACAACAACAACAACAACAAAAGCCTCGGCCGTCGCAGCCGTCGCCATCAAGGCCCAAGGCGGCATCGCCCAAGAGACGCCGCGAGCCCCCGACGTCGACCGTCGCGGCGTCATCCGACTCCAACGCGCCCGATGGCGCGGCTGCCGATGCTGCCCCGCCGGACGCGGCGCCTGCAGCCAAGAGGCACAAGCCCGACGTGGCGGCGACTCAAAATGCGGTCCTCGCGACGATCGTGCCGACCGGGGCGACCGAGCCCGTACGTGCATCGGATGCCGCGAGCCTACTCCGTCCGGGTTGCATTTTGCGCATTGTCGAGGTCATCTACGAAGAGGTGGACCCGTCCGACGCCATGGACATTGGCGGCGACGCCACTGTGCGCATGAGACGCAACACGGCATCGCACGCTGCGGGCGCTCATTCGAGCGGCATCGCCGACAATGCCGCGACGTCGACCGCGGCCTCGCTCCCCCGTCCGGTTGCCGACGTATCGGCCGCCGATGTATCCGCCCCCATCGCGCAGCAACAGCACACACCTGCGCCGTCAACTGAGGCTGTTTCTGCGCCGGCACAGAGACCGTCGCCGTCTCTCATGGGCGGGACCGCAGCGCCGCGCGCGCCGACGCGCTCGCGATCACGCGCCGCTGATGCGCTCGCGCCGTGCCCCGACCTTGTGGCGAGACTCGCGCCCAGGGTGCTCGACGACGCGGCCATCGCACGCATCGAAACGGCGCCGCTCGCGCAAAAGCCCACGCTGACGACGAAAAAGTGCGTCTACATGCTGGCCGACGGTGCCTACAAGGGCCCCTATGCCGTGGACCAGCGTGCCGACGTGGTGCGCGTGGTGCGCACCCTCTACCGCGAGCGGGTCATGCGCGACCTGTGGGGCGACGCCATCGTCGCTCGCCACGAGCCCGTGTTTGACCCGCACGCGCGCGTCATCTACCTGCGCATGGATCTCGTGGGCGACCGCGGCCCCGAAGGCGACCAGCCGTGGTCGACGCTGCCCTTTACGGTCAAGCGCGGCGGCAGCGAGTACGACGTCGAGGTGGTCAACCGCGACAGCCACGGTCTCGTGATCATCAACACCATGGAGTGGCTCGGCTCGGAAAATTTCGTGGGCGCCTTTGCGCACGTCGTCGTGCACATGGCCGCGCGCTACCTCATTGACGGCGGCGATGCCAACCTCAACAACATCATCGGGTGCCCGCGACGCGGCGCCCCGTCGGTGACGGCCGTCGACATCGAGGACAACCGCAACTGCAGCAAGAAAAAGAAGAAAAAGACCAAAAAGGCGGCGGCGACGGTGGTGGTGGTGGTGGCCGACGGCGAGCCCACCGACGGCGATGCGGCCGACGGCGAACCCAGGGCGACACCCGCAGCGCCCACCCTCATGCGCTGTCTGTTTGCGCCCGGCCGCGGACCCAAGGCCGACGAACAGCCCACGTTTGACGCCCTGCTGCGCGAGCACATGGGCGTCGTGCGCGACTTTGTCGACCGCGTGCGCACGTCCTTTGGCACGGCGGCGCCCGGCGAGATCGTCCCCGGCGCGGCCGAGTATGCGCACCAGATTGGCTACGTCGAGGCGACGGCGGGCGCCGAGGTGCCCACGTGCGGCCAGATTGCCGCCCGGCTCGCCATTCTCGAAGCGTGCCTTGACGAATTCGAGGGCATCGACGACAACGACGACGAGGACGACGGCGGCGGCGGCGCTCTGCCTCCCCCTCTTTCTTTATGATCGCGCTGCACTCTTTTCTTTTGCCTCTGGACACCAGGCATTGGAGTGGGTAGGGCGAATTAAAAAAAATTTTTCAAGAACGCGGTCAGAGCGCCAGCGGGGGTTTTGTTTCTTTTTTTTTATTGCGGTTCGCGCGTCCAGGGGGCCTACGGCATACCGCCGAGAGACGTGCGAGGTCGCATCGAGGCCCGCAACGGCCACCATCCAAAAGCCCACGCAGCGGCCTGTCGGACCGCGAAAGACCAGCGCATTTGGCGTCTTCTTTTTTTTGGCGGTTTTGCTTTTCTCTTTGAGAATTCTGCTGTGGCCACCGACGAGTTGTTGCCGTGCTCGGGTGGGTGGTCGCCTGTGGTTCTCGTGACGCCCAATCTTTTTTTAAAAAAAAATTACAAAGCAAAGAAAATGCCGGCAACGGCTGACCGGCGTGTGCCAAGCGCCCTCGATTCGTGCGGGTCGGCTCGGGAGCGAGCGCAAAAAAATCCGGATGCGAGCGCAAACATAAACCGGCCGTGCTCGCGCTCGGACCCAAAGGAGTGGCTTTGCGCGACCGAGTTTGGGTTTTCGTGTCAATTGCATTCTGCCCATGGATGTGCCACCAAATTTGTGCTGGGGGCGCCAATCAAAGTCCCGACCGACCATGAGCCCAAAACAAACAACTCGTCGGTTCGTCAAATAGGACCGCCTGGTGCCCCGCAAGTGCTGGCCGGCAGGCCGTGCGGGCTTTATGCGCGCTCGCGCTTTTTTGTCAGCAGGCCACTTTCTCCCCCGGTCGCTCCATCCTTTTTTTTTTCGCCGCAGGCGGTTTGCCCGGCTCGGCGTTGGTTTTTCAGTATGCAAGGGAAAAAAGAGGACAAAAAAAGAGGACAAAAAAAGAGGACAAAAAGATGGCGTCGTGAGGCGGCGCGCGCACTATTGTCGATGGTTACCGGTCCATGGCGTCGGCGTCGACAACGACAAGAGGCGACAGGGCGGTCCAGGCGGCGCCCACACTGGCCAAGTCCTGCGGGCGAATGTCTAGCCCCATGCGCAAGCCTGCGAGCGCCAACTGAGCCTGCGTGTCAATGCCAAAGAGGTCGCCTTGGTCGCCCAGGCGCTCCAGGACCTCGTCTCCCGACGGGTTGTAACGGGCGTTGGCCTCGGCGACCAGGCGGATCGCGGGCTGAACCAACGGTGCGTCGGCGTTGGTGGCGTCCCTGTCGTAGGCGTCTCGAAAAGCGCGTAGTACCACGCCCGGCACCAGCGCCGGATCGACGCGATCAAAGGCTCCGCTCGGATGGGCGTCGCCGAGGTCACTGAGGATGTCGGCCTCACTGTCTGTGAGTCGGTCTCGCGGTCCAACCCCTCGGTATCGGGTCAACGTGGCCCGTTGGTTCGTTGTGTGCCTTGCTGCGCTGTCGGCGAGAGCGGCGCACAGGGACTCGGGCCGTTGGCGCTGCGCCTCTGTGACGGGCACGCCCCACACGCTCGCCACGTCAACGAGACGCTCCGCTTCGGCCAGGCGCCCGCTCAAATCGACGGGATCGGCTGCGCAGACGCGCCGCCATGTCGAGGCGGCCAGGGGTTCGGCTAGATCGCGCGGCAGCCGATCGTAGGGCAGGACCTCGGCTGCGCGCAGTGCGGCGGCCTGTGCCGTTTGCAGCAGTGTCGCGGGCACGAGGCGATCGGCCCACGATCCGCCCTCTGGCGGCACGAGCATACCGCCTGGTTGTCGTCCGCCGGTCGTCTGCCTTCTTTGCACGTACGTCCCACCAACGGTCTCGCGGGCCTGTATGCGCGCTGCGGCGGCGCCCAGCAGGCCGACCAACTGGCACTCGTCGACAGTCACATAGCGCACATTGTCGCCCAGCGAGGACATGCCATAGTCGCGTGCGACGACGCCGGCGAGGGCATCGAATTCGGCGCCGCCACGGCGGTTCGCCGTGGACAGAGACCACCGGAGCGCGTCTGCGGTCCACTGGAGCGCGGGGACGCGCGGCGGTCGATCGTCATCGAAATCCGCGATCGGCGGTCCCACCAACTCTGCCAGCAACGGCGGGATCAACTGCGCATAGGACCGCAAGGAGCGCGGGAGCACATCGACCTCGGGTGCCGGTAGATTGTCTGGATAGTACCTGGCGAGAGCGTCGTGGCGCGACTGCCACACCCTGCCCAGCGTGGCGGCGCCTCTGGCGCTGTAGCCGTCAAGGTCGGATCGCGGCACGGCAATCAAGGTCGCCACCGCATTGTCGTCTGTGTGGATGACGACGAAAAAGTAGGCGTCGGGCGACAGTTGGCACTCGGCGCTGTCGGCCGCCAGGCGAAAGCCGTCGGGCAACGCCCCCGGCCCGCTGGGCCCGCTGCGCGTACGGTTTCTCGTCGACATGGGTTTCTTTTCCGTTTTAATGTTTTCTCTTTGATTTTTTTAGACGCCAGACTGTTTGCGACAGGGGCGCCAAGATGCCGAGCAAACCAGAGGGCGCGGCGCCGACGGGTAAAAGCAAAAAACAATATCCTTGTCCTCAATGCTGCACACACGCCAGGACTGCGCCAACGACCGGTGGCCAACCGCCCTGGCCACGTGTTGCTGCTCCTGCGCGCGAGCGCGAGGCAATTTTTATGCTGCCACCTTTTTTTCGACTCTCTATTTTTCCCGCGCCTTGCCGGGGCGGCAACCAAGGGACAGGGGACAAGAGGGAGGGGGAGGGCGGACAAAAAGGACGACATGAGCCACGCCTGATCAAAGAAAAGGCGCTTGGGGTCTGCAGTCCGCAAACTGTCCAAGGAGCCAAAAGAAAAAAAAGTCGCAAGCCAACAAAAAGAGTGTCCCAAAAGTGTCTACAGCCCGTTGTGTTGCCGGCCCGAAAAATGCGCAAAGGTGCCGACATTGGCCATGTCCCGCCTAACGGTGGACAACGGCTAGCCGATCGGCTAAAACATGCGAATCCAACTGTCGACATCCCTACTGTTCCAGGATGAATCCACAATTTTTAGCCGCTCGGCTAGCCGTTGCCCAGCACTAGTCCTGCCTCTGCGTGTCTACGCCTCTTTTAGGCAGACAAAAAACAACGGGCCGCAGACACTCTTTGGCAGATTTTGTTGGCTTGTTGTCACTTTATTTTTGCCCCTTCTCTCTTTGACAATTGTTTGGGGACCGTGCGCCATCGGCCATCCGGCGGGAGCAGACGTCGCGACTAGACAGACGACCAAGGCTTCCTGTCGCTGATGCGTCTGGACAAATACCCGAGAATATGCGCTGAATGAACCGATGCGATTGGTTTGTATGTTTCCAGTCGCAAATTGCCGCTCTTTTTTTGGTTGGTTCCATGTGCGTGCGCACGCCAGGAGGCGCTGGGTGCCTTGGACGCTGCGCTTGACCCCCGTCGACAAAAGAGGTGCGATGGCGATTGCTGTTGTTGTGTCTTTTTTGATCTGTCGATCTGGTGAACCTACAAACCCTGTTCGTCGGCGCGGTCGTTGTCGGCGTTGTCGTCGTCAGCGAGGGTCGTGGCCTGGCCAAAGGCTGAATACGATCGGGTCACGTGCCTCGCCCAAAGCGTTCGTCGCGCATCGGCGCATGCCGACGCACCACGCAGGGCCAGTCCGATGAACAGAAGCGCAGCGCCAAAGAGGATGGCCGCAGAGATGATCAGCCCCGGAACGGCAGACAACAAGGCCAAAAGGGCAAAGCCAATGACGCGGCTCGCGAGACTGTCGACGCCGTCCCGAAGCGCGACGCGGTCGTGTGGCGCGTCGTTGTCGTAGTAGCAGCGCGTCGTCAAACCCACGGGATGAGCATCGTAGAGGCGACGACGGTCGCCCATTGAGACCCATGCGCGATCCGGCTCTATATTGTCGAGGGCCGTTGCGTTGCCTATGAACCGGTGGTCGGTCGTGTTAAAGTCGACGACGAGCCCGGCCAGGTAAAACACGTCGCCGCGGCGCACATCGCGAGCCAACTCGATGTGGCCCAGCACCATGCAGTCAGCGGCCTTTATGCGCGCGTCTAGGGCCAAAAGGTCGTGACACTTGGCGACAGCCGGCGCGCTGATAAATGCCGCCAACAACGCCGCGATGCCCACAACCAAAAGGGTGCACACAAACACGGAACCAATGTCGCGCATTTTGGGGCGCCACGAATCTGTGGGCGGCGACCCTTGGTGGTCTGTCATTTTGGTGTGACAGAAAAAGCAAGCGCGTGTGTGTCTTTGTCGGTCGGTCTGGCAAGGCGCTGCTATGGGACAGCGACGGACTTGTCTTTTTGTCTGCGCGGCGTTTTTTTGTCCTCGTATTGTTTTTTTGTTGGTCGCTGTGGCCAATCACAAATGGAGAGCGCCGCTTGCGCACATCCCAAAAAAAGAAAGAAAGGGCACTGTCGCAGCCGGGTTGTGGGTGTGCGGCCTCTGTCTCGGCCCGCAGCGGCGCAAGATGACGCCCCAAGAAAGGCACAAAAAAGTGAGCGAGCGACAGATACTATTTTTTTGTGGGTCGCCCGATAGGCCCAACCGCGCCAAAAAAAAGGCCAAAAAAAAAGGTGGCGTGTTTTTCCTCTCTCTTTTTCTCTTTGCGCAAAAGTTGTTTTCTCTTTGCGAGGACATGCGCGCATTCTTGGCCATGGCGGCTCTCTCTCTCTTTTGTTCTTTAGAGGGCGTGCGCCTCCATTTTTTCTTTGGCCTCTTGCGGGACGGTGGGCCGTCGTGCGCTTTCGACGTGCGCGTCTATGCGTGCGCACGCGCCGCAAAGTCGACGTCGTCGGCAGACCGCGACAAGGTCCGCAGCGTCAAGGAAAAAAGGCGCCCTCGCGCACCGCCACACGCACACACGCACCAGGACCTCCTCCTCCACCAAAGACAAGGAGGACGTACGCGTGCGCACGCTTAAAGGCACGCCGGCGCGATAAATTGAGAGAAAGAAAAAAAAAGGGAAAAAAAGAAAACGATCTTTTTTTTTCGTGTGTCGAGGCTGCCGCCGACAAAAATGCCCTCGTCGCCGCCATCAGCGACGCCGCCGCCGCTGTTGCTCTACATTCGCCACGGCGACGACCACCACGATGCCCGACGCGAGGCGCGCTACCCCAAACACGACCATCCGCTCAACCGCGAGGGCAAGGCGCGCGCTGCGCGGATGGCGCGCAACCTCGTCGAGCGCTACGGTGCGCCGACGGTCGTCTACTGTTCGCCGTTCAAGCGCGCGCGCCAGACCGCCGACATCATGATGCACGCGTTGGACGACGCCGACCGTGCGCGCATCACTATCGATCCGGGCCTGTCGCGCTATTTCAGCCGTCGCGAGCAGCGCCGCCCGAGCGTCGGGTCCGACACGCACGAGGCCGGACCGCCGCCCATACGCGAGCGCAACGGCGAGTTTGGCCGTCGCTGCAGGCGCCAGTACAAGCGCGTCGTCGCCCGACACTTTTTCGAGCCCGATGGCGATCGCGTCAAGCGCAACGACGGCAAGCGCCCCGTCGTGTGGTGCATCACGCACGCGCTCGTGATGCGTCGCGTGGCCGAACGCGTCGGCGTCGTCGTACCCGACGATCACGTGCCCTTTCTCGGTTGGTTTGTCGCGCGGCCACGCGCGTCACAGCCGACCATGCGGGGCCTGTCAGACCACGGCCTCGGGCGCGACTGTCCCGAGCGCGCTCTGATGGCGGCGCGCGGCGTCAGAGGCATCCGCCGGCAGGACCAACAGCGGCGGCGCCGCGGACGCGACCGCAAAAACGACGGCACCGACGGCGGTTGCGACCGCGCCACAAAACACAAGGACCGCACGACCAAGAGCGACACAAAGAACCACGATCGTGCCAGGAGCCACAAAAAGGATGCCGGCAACAATGCCAGGAATCACAAGCAAATTGAGGGGGAGAAGAAGGAGGTCCGCGATCGCCGCCATCGCACAAAGAGGCCGCGCATTCGCCTGTGCCTCGAAGAAAAGGCCGAGCGCCGCCGACGCACGCCAGCCGCGCGCGCCTAGGCGGCGCCCTGCTGTCCATGTGGGCCTGCTCTTTTGGCGGCCAAACCCCGAATGCCGGCGGCGCACAGAAAATTGCCATTCCAACCTCTTGTGTCGGCGCGCGACGACCTGTTTTGACCTTTGTGCAAGCATGTATATGTGTGTTTGTGCGTGCTCGCGTATTTCTCTCTTTTTTGGTCCACCAAAAAGACAAAAAAAATACTTTCCTAAGCAGGGCGCGTGTTGTTGTCCGCATCGAAAATGAATGCACAAGCAAAGAAGAAAACTGCCGTCGCCACCAGACAGACACCGAGGCGGTATGGTCGACAGCGGCGCCGGGCGCCGTCCCATCGCCCCCAACGGCAAAAGAGCCTGGCAGACAGGCAAAAAAAAGAGCCAAATCGATATCGGTGGTCCCACGTCCTCCCATCGGCATTCTTTTTTCAACCAGCCGCGCGCGCCCTCGACAAGCACGGAAGGCCACGAAAAAAAACTGCCCCCCATCGCGATGCCTATTATGGCGCCGTGTGCGCCGGCTCCGTCTGTCGGGCGGCATCCGGCGCAGACCAACAGAAAAAAAACAGGACGGGACGACGCAAAAAATAGGGCTTTTCTCTTGGTTTCCTGATCAAGGGAAATGTGCGCTGGGCACTTTTTTCTTTTGGTTGAGCGTCGACGCGTGGCGTGCGCCGCACAGGGCAAGTCGCCACGAGCATCTAAGGACGAAAAGTATCGGCATAGGCCGGCGCCCATGAAGCATGCACAGAGAGGCCTCGCGCTGACCAACGCGCCACGATAGCGTCTGTAGCGTCGCGCGCGCTGCCGTCACAGGATGCCTCCCAAACGGCAGAGCCGTCTCGTTGGCCGAGTGCGTCGTGCTCGAAAGGAACGGCGGGTCTGTCCTTGTCCGCAACAGGCCTGTCGCCATCGTCACCGCGGGCGTCTTGGCCGTTTTGCGCGATCATGGCGCTGCTGCCGCACGGCGGTAGTTGCTGCGCAGCCACAATTGTTTCCGGTCTAGTCTGGTGCCCGACGTTGTCTTTTACATCGTTGTCGTCGTCATCGTCCTCCTCCTCCTTATCATCGTCGCCGAGTGCAAGGGTATTCTTTTCGGCGTCGACGCGCGTATCGAGCATTGGGTCGGCCTCGTGCGCGGCAGACAGGATTTTATCCTCGTGCGTCTTTGCCCATCGCCTGCAAGCACGCATGTCCTCTTTGTCGTCATCGTTGCCGTCATCCTCTTTGAGATCGGTCGACGACTCGCTATCTTTCGACACACTCTCTGTCCAGCGGCGTTGGACTTGGTCGCGGTCCTCTGATGCACCGTCGTCGACGTCACCACGCGTAGCCCGCGGTGTGGGCACGTCGTCTGTGTCACCGTCAACAGCATCGACCGCATCGTGTGTGTCCTCGCCGGGCATGCGCGAGAGCGCCGATCTATTGCGATGCCTGTTGACGGTCCACAGCGCCAGCAAGGCGCAGCCACAGAGGCCAATGATAAAGGCGCGCCTGACGCCGGTCTCGCACGACGGCACGCGGCCGAGGACATCACAGAAAAACTGCGGCGCCGCCGCGACAATCGCAGAAACCACGTTCATGTTGCGTGTCCGCGCCGCCGTCGCCCTCTGTCTCGATCGAGGTTTTTTTCTTGTCTTTACGACCCTGTCTTTTTTTTCCTCTCTCTGTCTCTGTCTCTGTATCTGTTTCTGTCTCTCTGTGTCTTTTTCTTCTTGCAGTTCGTCTCTCTTTTCTGGGCAAGAGTTTTTGGTTTGTGTTGCCGTTGCCGCTCGGTCAAAGTGCGCCCGTGGTCTCGCCCTCCTTTTTTTTTCGAAAAAAAACAAGTTGCGCGCACATTCGAGCAAGAGCGCCCACCGGCGGATTGGTGCGCTGTGCCCGTCCCTTTTTTTGCTACATTTTATTTATTTATTTATTTTTTGCTGCACTTTTGTGCCATGGACGGCCGGGCGCTGACAATTGCCCTGCGCGGCCGTTTGTCTGATTCCCTCCTCGCCACGCGCCGGTCGTCCACCCCGCCAACCGGCCGCAAGGCGCACACTCGTAACATGGTTTGCCGGCGCTCATTCGATGTAGGTTGTCGTCGTCGCAATGTGGCGCCTGCAGGGTCGCGCGCGTCAATGCACTATGTGTGATGATGGCGCAACGCAAAAAGGAGGCAAGGCGCGGGCGGGCGGGTGCTGCCTCTTTTTTTTTCCTCCCCCTAGGCGGGCCAGCAGCCGTGCCTGCGCGGCGGCGCGCGTACGTCGCGCGTCGCTGGCCGGTCGTCGGGCGTGATGGCGTCGATGGCCGAGCGCACGCGACCGCGCAAGTCGTCGTGACGCTTGCCGGCCCACGCGAGACCGCCAAACACGAGCACGCCCAAGAGGCCGAGGATGATGAGGCCCCAGATCCAGCCGCAGTGGGCCGATGTGGTGGATCGTTTGACCTCGGCGCAGTCGGTGGCCGGTCGCTCGGCCGGCGGCGGCGTGGCGGCATCGTAGACCGGATTCCACGCCGTCGGCGCCGCGGTGGCGTTGGACTCGGGATCGTAGCACTCGAGGTAGGCGACGGCCGGGCCGACAAACCCCACCGGCTGCTCCTTGCGTCGCAGGCACATGCGCGCCGCGCAGCCGTCGCGGACGACCGACGGGCAATAGTAGTGGTTGAGGTGGTCGTGTTGACGCGACATGGTCCCTTTTTTCCCTGTCTTTTGGAAGAAAAGATAAAAAAAATGGGTGCTTTCTCTCTCTCTTTTCTCTTTGGACCTCTTTGGGCTTGTGTGCGCCTGGTCGGGTCGAGTCGGGGTGAGTGCGGTGATGGCGGCGGCGGCAACTGTGTTATAGGAGGCCACGCGCCAAAGCGCCGCTCGCGCCGCGACGCCTCTGTCAGCGGCAATGGCGGCGCACGGTCGACCTTGGAGCGCCCATCCCGGTGGACGCACAGAGACGTGGCCCGTTCGCGGGTGCGCCGCCTATCTCTCTCTCTCTCTCTCTGTCTCTCTGTCTCTGTGTGTCTCTTGTTTATAGGCCGCTGCTGTGCGACTTTTATACGTCGCAGAGGCTTGCTCGCGCGGCACCTGTGCGCCCAAGGCGGTCTTTTTTGTCCCTTTTTTCCCTTTTTTATTTTTTCTCGCTTTGCACGCAGCGCTTGTGTCGCCTGTGCGCATTTTTTCTCTCTCGCAACCCTCTCTTTTTTTTCTCATTCTCTGGCCGTTGCGAGGGCATGCGCGGCGATGTCGTCTTTTGTGCGTGTGTGTATATATTGTGTTTTTTATTCTTGCCCCTTTTTGTGCTTGCTTTGTGCGCGTGCACAGGCGACTTTTTTCTACCCGACGACGCGCCGGCGCGCGTGCACGCTGCCCAAAACACACGCGAGACCGCCCGACCCGCTGGTCGGGCGCACAGTGCGCTTGCCGGCAAAAGGGGCCGGCCAACACGGAAAGGCGGCCTCGCGCGCACGCACACCACTCGCACCACTGCTGCCAGTCCGTGTTTCTTTGCGTCGGTCCGCTCGCGACACGCAAACCCCCATCGCAGACAGAAAGAGACTGCACCAAAAAAAGACAGAGAGAGAGACAGAAAAGAGCACGCGCACAGCCGGCCAGTCACGCAACCACACCGAGAGACGCCAACAATGTCGGCGCACATGGAAATGGCGCGACCGGCGCCTCTGACCCCCGTGTCCGCGCCCGCGATGTACGGCTACGACGCGGCAGGCAACGGCGTGTGCTTTTCGCCGACGCTCGTTCACAACGGCTACCACGCACCGACAGACGACGCGCACGCCTTTGGGCCCCGTCCCGACTCGCCCTGCCACGTGATCGTGTTTGACGGCGACGGCGACGATGAGTTTGACCTGGGCTATGGAGATGCCGATGAAAGTGGGCGTCCGCGCGTCGCACACGCTCCCGGCGTTGGCGGTCACTATTGGTCGACCGGCCAGGACGCAACAGCAGCCGCCGTCGCGTCGTCGGGGGCCGTCGGCCGTCAGATCGCCACCATGCTCGAGAGCCTGGCCGGCCTCGATAGCGGTATAGCGACCGCGGCCGCGGCCATGTTCGTGCCCACGGTGATTGTAGACAACGGAGAGCGCGAGCAGGCCGAGGTGCCCGCTTCGCGCGTGTCGCACATGCGCATGGCTGGCACCTCGCACACGCCCGACCCCATGGTGACGCGTGGGCGTGCGCCGGCGCACAGGTCGGCCGCACCCGCGTCGGCGCCCGCCGAAACCGAGTCGGGCGGCGAGACCTATGTCGTCGAGCGCACGACCAACCTCGTCTATTATGACGGTGATGACGACGACGATGCTAATGACGATCACGGCCACGACAACAGACGGGCAAGGGGTGCCCACGCTTACGACGGGGACGATGACGATCGCAACGACGATGACCGCCAGCGCGTCAGACGCCGCGTCGTCCACGGCGACGCCTACGCCTACCCCACGGCAGTGCGCCGTCGCCAGCACAAGGATGCATGTGATGCGCCGTCGACGGACCAGACCCAGGGCTCGTCGTCGTCGTCGTCGACGACATCATCAGCGTCCTCCTCATCTTCATCTGGCTCGTCGTCGTCGTCGTCGTCCTCGTTCTTTTCAGGCACAACCTTTGGCTCGTCGACCCAGCCGACAGGGACAACGACGTGTGCCTCGTCCTCGATCGACTCGTCGTCGTCGTCGTCATCAGACACGCGAGACAATGGCAGGGGTGCGCGCAGGCCGCGTCGCCAACGCAAGCGCGATCCTTGCTCGCCCTCTTCCGGCCACACCGTGTCGATCTCGTCAATCTCGGCGCCGTGGGCCTCGGCCTTTTCCACCGTGTCGTCGGGAGCGTCGACGACGTCGCGCCTGTCTTCCACCGATTCGACGTCGAGCGACTCGGCGCTGACGATCCCCAGGCGCCGCACCAAGCGCCGCGGACACGCGAGAAAGCGCGCGCACGACTCGACCGAGGGCGATTCGACGGCCACCGACATTGAGGAGATTGGCAGGCGCGCACGCCGTCTCGTCCAGTTGGCCCGAGGCGCACAGGACACCGACGGCGACACCAACGACGGCGACACGGTCGATCCGCATGCTGTCGCCTCGCGCGCGCGCCACAACCGCCGTCGCTAGCCGGCCCCGCACAGTGCGCTGGCTTGCCCGCCAGGCCGCGCCTGACGTCCTCTCTCTCTCTCTCTCTCTCTCTCTCTCTCGTTGGCGAGCGCCGTTGGGCGCATCTCGATGCCGACGGCGCGCCGTCGTCTTTTGGCCGCCACGGACAAAAAACCCCGAACCCAACAAAAGAGAGGTTCCAAAGGCAGAAAAAAATAGGGCAAAAAAAGTGGAAACTGTTCTTTATTTTGTCTGCGGTTGTCGGCCGTGCGCGGGCGCGGCAGTGCACGAGCGCACGCCGTCGCCCCGCGACGCGCCTTCCAAATGGGCACCTTTTTTCCGCCTCCCACCTGGACAAACCGCCGGCGACAGGCGACGTCCGAGGGATCCGATACGGCCGCGCCCACATACGCCCACCTTTTTTCCGCCTCCCTTTGGTTGGACGCGTGCGTGTCTCTGCCTTGGGGCGCCGACAAGAGCAAAGCCCACACACACACACAGAGAGAGAGAGGCGTCCAAGAGTACAGCGTCACCGTTTTTTTCTTTCGCCTTTGGCGTCAAGAAAGAGCGGGGCGCGCGCACTTGGGTCGATGGCTTCGAATCCGACACGACGACCCATCACGCAGGCCTGGGACTTTGCCACGTCGACGGTGGCGGCCGTCGGAGACGTGAAAACGGCACGGCCGGCGTCCGCCGGAGGCTCGGCGGCCGATCGCGCGCGCCAGTGGTGGGCATCGAACCGGTACGGCGGGGATACGCCGGCGGCCACCACGGCATACGCCTACACGCGCGCGCACTTTGACGCCGCCGAAGCCGACGGGCGCAACCGCCTGGCTGCTGCCGTCATGGAGGGCCACCACGCGCGGTGCCAGTGATTGGATGTTTTCGTTGTCGTTGTTGCGGGCAAAAAAAAAAAGAAAAAAGGCCAACAGCCTGGCACCTCACAATCCGACAGGCCACACCGAGGTCTCGCTTTTTTTTTCATAATCTATTTTTTTCATCACGAAAAACACAACACCAAAAGACCGACGCGCCCGTTCGCCACTTTTTTCGGCCGTCTTTTTTTTCCTGGTGGTTGTTGTCGCCGTCGGGCGGCACCTTTTTGTTCCCGTCGTCTAGGGGCCATGTGCGCGGGTCATGGAGCGCGGGCGTGTGTCTGCAAATCGACAGAGAGGGGGCGGGGTGACAAAGGCGTCGGCGTGTCTGGGCCGACGCACATTTTGGGAGCAAGCCACAGCCGCCGACGGCGCACGCCGCCGGGAGCGGACAAAAAAACACGAGGGAGCAAGAGGAGGGGAAAAAAGGCAAGGGCGAGCGCGCGCACGCCTCGCGCCCACAGAGCGGGGCCCGACCAAGGGCGGGTCCCACCAGGGAAAAGGACCAAAGAGGACGACCGCGCAGGCACAGGTTTCGCGTGCGCGCCAGCAGCAGTGGGCAAGTAAAAGCGCACTGCCATCAAAGGAGGGGACGAAAGGCGGACCGTGTGCCCGATCGGGAAAAAAAAGGGCCTGGCTTGACAAGGAGGCGAGCGCGACCCCCAGAAAACCGCCCAGCGCGAAAAACACACCGCGAGCGAGCGACCGCGTCCTATCGGGGCGGCCGACGGCCTGGGCACGAGAAAGAGAGCGCGCGCGCACGCACACGGCCTAGAGATAAAAGAAGATGGACGGGCGCGAGCGACACCGACACCGCCGAGAGTCATCGGCGGTGATGCCGCGCGCTAGCCGTGCCGACGAACAGAGCGCACCGGCGCGCCTGAGCACGCGCCGCGCATCCATGTCGGCTTCGTGGCACACGCACAGATCCGACACAGAGTCGGCACCGGGCACCGCGCGCCCGGTTCCGCCACCCGGCCGCTCGCCGGCATCATCATCATTGTCATCATCATCATCATTGTCATCGTCGCCATCAGTGCGTCTGCCTCCGCCACCGCGATCACAGGTCATCTTTGGCGTGCCCGCGTTCGATCCCGGCACAAAGTACCTCCAACGCCTGGGACCTCTCACGCCCGCCGAATCTGTGGTGCCCTTGCCCGTCGCCGACGACAAGCGACACCGATCTCTGTCTTCGTCGTCGTCGTCATCGCGGTCGGGACGACACGAGAGGCGGCGCCGAGCGAGCGAGCGACACCACGACAGCGCAAGCAAGGGCGCGCGCATGGAGGACAGCGCCGTCGTGGTACCGCGCCTCGGGGCGGCCGCCGGTGTCTCGCTGGCCGTCGTGGCCGACGGCCACGGATCGGTGCCCATGCTCTCGCGCCGCATCGACTCGACCGACTCGACCGAACCCACGGTCTTTGTCGGCGGACCCGAGTGCGCGGCCCTTGCGGCGGCCTCGGCATCGCGCTACCTGGCGCGCGTGGCCGACTTTGTCGATATGGGCCGCCTGACGCGCGAGGGCATCGCGTGCGTGCTCCGCGACGCCTTTGTCTTTGCGCAGCGCACGTGCGCCGATGAGACGGCACGCGGATGTCTCGTCATGGGGACCGACCAGCGCCTCGCGGGCGACCACAGGCAGGCGGCCCAGGCAGAGAGAGGCCACGGCCGCGCGTTATCATCACCGCCGCGGTCGCGTCGGGCGTCGTCATCGTCGGCGGCGGCAGCAACCATGCCGAGGGGCAACGCGCCCAAGCGTCTCGGCGGGCGGCTCGACCAAAGCGCCATCGACGGCGCCTACTTTGCCAAGGTGCACGGACCGTCGGGCGCGCGCCTTCCCGAGCGGTCCGACCCGCGCGCGCTCGTCGTGGTGGACAAGGTGCGCGTGCCCTACCGGCCCGCGGGTGCCAACGGCGCGCTCGGTCCCGAGGGCCATCTCGTCTACTATGTCACCTCGTCGGGGCGACGCACGCTGGCCGAGTACGGCACCACGCTCACGGCCGTGTTGACCACGCCTCTGTTGCCGTCGGACGTGCGCCATGGGCGCGCCGCTGCGGGATGGGCCGGCCGCGCCTTTGTCGCCCATGCTGGAGACAGCGACGTCTTTCTCTTTCATCGCGACCCACGCGCCCGCTACGCGCCGGCGCGTCTCACCGACGACCACACGCTCTCCAATCCGGACGAGGTGGCCCGGCTGGCGCCCTACGGCGTCGGCGTGCACCACCCCTACTTTGTCGTCACGACGGGGCCCGAGTGCGGCCAGATGCTCATGCCGTCGCGCTCGCTGGGTCACGTGCTCATGTCGCAGCATCGCATCACGGCCGTGCCGTCGATCGCCACGGCGCTGGTGGCGCCCGGCGACGTCCTCGTGGCGGCCAGCGACGGCCTCTGGGCCTCGTACGGTCTGTCGGGCGGGTGGCAGGCGCCGACGCCGGCGGCGGGCGCCCGCGCCTACACCGGCGAGACATTGTCGGCGCTGCGCGTGGCCGGCGTGCTCGACGGACTCGCCGAGAGCATCGCGCGCGGCGCCATCGGCCCTTCGGACGTGGCGCGCATCCTGCGCGACGACCTCGTACGGCACGTCGCGCGACGACGCGACAACGCCGCCATCGTGGTGGCCATCTGTCGGCCCGCGCCGCCGACGCAGTCGACATCGCCGGCGATGAGGAGCGCCGCCGGCGAGAGCGCGACGGGAGCGAGCCGCGGACGACGCGTCACACGCATCGATCCGCGCCATCAATAGAACCCTCGGTCGCCTCTCTTTTTTTTCCGCCTTGCTGGTGCGTGCATGCGGTTTGTCGCGGCGGCCCTTTTCTTTTTTTTTCCCCATCTTTCCCCACTTTTTTTATCGACCAAAAAGCAAGCGCGCCAGCGCAATTCGACCGCCACGCGTCCCCGCCGTTGCAACTGCACGCCCAGCAGCGGCACCAGGCCGTGCGTATAGGAAGAAAAAAAAAGAAATACTATGGTCACGCCAAAAAAAAGCGCAACGGGAAGGGGGGCCGGCGCTTGCTGGCGGCCAACATTCCACTTTGAATGCTCCAATCGATTTTCGTGCGTTGCTTCCTTTTTAACTGCTACTAGTCGATTCATTTGGATCAGATGTTCGGTCGCCAGCAAGCATCGAGCGGGACAGCGCGCGAAACCAAAAATTCGCATGCGACCCCAGTAACGGTGGGCAACGGCTAGCCGATCGGCTAAAACATCCGAATTCCACTATCGACATCCTTACTGTGCCAGGATTAATCTACAATTTTTAGCCGCTCGGCTAGCCGTTGCCCAGCATTAGACCCAAGGCGACGAGACAGCGTCCCCTCCAGCCAGACATGCACAGGAAAAAAAATGCACGAGGCAAAGGCCGTGTTGTGGGTGGCTGCCGGGACATTTCTTTTTTGTTGCGTAGTCTCTGCGGGCGCCGAGGCCGCCGTAAACTCGCGCACGGTCCTGGGCTCCTTTTTTCTTCTCTCATCGCTCTCTTTGACCCTCCAAAAGAGAGGGTAGGCAGCGCAAAAAAAAGACGACCACCAATGCGCACTCTTTTCTTTGTTTAGTCTTTTTTTTTCGGATGAATCCGTGATGAAAAAAGGGACATGTGGAGCCGTGCACGGGAATCGCTCGCCAGAGGTCTGGATCTCGTCGGCACTGCGTATTGCGCTGGGTCTCGTAGGTCGGCCCACCGACACTGTTGTTGTCGTCCATGGGGGAGGAGGGAGGGAGAGCATGCAGCGACTAGTTGGCGGGCGCGCGGACGCGTCGTGCCATGCGCCCGCGAGGACGCGCGGGCTCGCGGCCGACGAGGCGCAAAAACGTCGCCACATGGGGTTCGCACCGGATCGACAGGACCGAACCGCGTTCTTCGGCGACAAGGGCGGCCGACGCCACGACGGATGCCCATGGCGCCACCCAGCCACACTCGCCCGACCATGCCGCGAGGAGGGTAAACAGGACCGTGTAGAGGGCGTCGGCCGCGAGAGCCTTGGCCTGGAGGGCGACCATGCCAAAGAGCGCCGGCGGCGTTGATCCAGGACGACGGCGCGACCCGATCAGGGCGTCGGCGGCGCGCAACGACCACGTCAGCGCCGCAGCGATCGGGAGTATCGGATGCACATGCGTCGCGGCGAGGCCCGCCGCGATTGCGGCGTGGGCGTCGATGGCAATGTGGGCAGCGTCCGTTGTCGAGAGACGTCCGTAGGTGCGGGCATCACAGGCCAGGCTCGCTGTCGAAGCGACGACCCACGCGGCGCACGCGACGCGCCACGCACAGTCTGCCCCGCACCACGCCGGCACCAGGGCCGCGCCAGACACGAGCGCGAGGTAGGGCGCAATGATGCGCGCGGCAGCATGCTCGCGGCCGCCGTAGCGCGCGCAGCCGGCGCCAACGGCGAATAGGGCGGCGGCGGACCACCACCAGGCATGGGCGTCGGGGGCGAATGCGTTGGCGAGCGCATAGGCGAGAGCGACTGCGGCGGCGGCGACGCGCGCCTGCGCGACAGTCAAAAGGGCATGAAAGGGCACGTCGCCATAGGAGACGAGCAGGCCGCAGCGCGCCGCAAGACAGGGCGCTGTCCACAGCACGACGGCTGTCGTGGCCACCAGCAGGTCGATCGCCGAGTCCATCTTTTTTTTTCCACCTTTCCTCCCTTTCGGTCTTTTGTGGTGTCGTCTGGTTGAGTGCGCGCCGCCTGCTGTCTCGCTCTGCGCCCGTGTTCCTTTTTTTTTCTCCGGTGCAAAGGCCTCCTTTTTTCTTTTGCCCTCCCTACTGGGCGGCTGTACGCCCGCGTTGGTTTGTTCTCTCGCGCAGGTGCCCCCGTCTCTTTCTCTTCTTTTTGGTCTTGGAGGATCGCGCCGCTGGCGTTCTCGTTCGCGCGCACGCTCACGCTACGACCCAACGGCCGGGCGACTTTTTTTCCCCCAAGTCCGGGCGCGGCCTCTTGGTGGGCCAGATGCGCGCGCGCACCCACGGGCATCAAGGACGACGGTGCTTACGCCTCTCTCTCTCTCTCTCTCTCTCTCTTTGGTGTGTCCTGGTGCACAGGGTTGTGTCGCGTCGCGCCGAAACCCCATGCCGCCTAGGCAAAGCCAACCCGTTCGCCGTCGACTCATTTTTCCCCTCATTCTCCTGGTCGCCCCCGCCCGAGAAAAAAAAGTACCTAGCCAGAGCGAGAGCAGCAGCACCACCAAAGCCGGTACGCACCACCACGCCTCTTCTTTCGCGCCCTGCGCCTCTTTCTTTGTTGCACCGGGTCGCCTTGGTCGTGGGTGCGTCGCGCAGACGCGTCGGCCTGCGGCGGCGCGGGTGCGCTGGCGGCTCTCTCACACGTCGCGTGTCTCGTTTTTCCGCGCCTCACTAGGACAACCCGCAGCCGCGCGAGCACCGAGCCACCGCCCCGCACGCATACGCACGCACCCGCCATGTCGCGCCAGTCTCTCTTCAACGCCGGCTTTGCTCCTCAGGCGATGACCCGCCAGGCCGCCGCCGCCGCCAACAACAACGGCCGCATTTTCAACGGCCAACAGAACGGCGCCAGGCTGCCGGGAGTCCGGTCCCCGTCGGGTCCGCAGCCGCCCATTTCCGCCGCGTCGTCGGTCAACCTTGCCAGGCAAGCCAGGGACATCAATCCCTTTTACAACCTCGTCGACGAGTTTGACGCCGCTGCTGGCCAGGTCAACGCCCAGTCGCGCCTGACCCGTGCCCAACGGCTCGCGCTCCAGCAGGCCGACAACTCGCAGGCTCAATTCCCCGTCGGATCGCCGCAACTGCGTGACAACTGGAACGAGTACGTCGGCCGCCAGACGGGCGCCGGCGCCATGGATGTCGCACCTCGCACTCCTGCCGGGTCGCGTGCCGGATCGCTGCGCCAGCAGCAAGCCTCCAACGTGGCCGGTCTATTGGGCACCCCCGCCGACCTCCTGGGTCAGCAGCAGCAGGGAGCCGGCTTCTTTGGCCAGCAGCAGGGAGCCGGTCAGGTGGACATGGACCTGGCTGCCTTTGGCCAGCCGCAGCAGCAGCAGCAACAGCCCGCATTCGGCGGCCAGGACATCCAGACCCGCCTCGACCAGTTGCGCCAACAGCAGGCGCAGTTGCTGGGCGGTGCGGCCACTGCTCCGCCCGCGCTCGGTGGTGCGGCGCAGGGACTCGGCAGCACCGCGCCTTTTGCCGCGCGCTACAGGCACAACTCGTTTGACGGCTCTGCCGGCCAGGCCTATGCGGGCGCCTATGGCCGCGGCGGCCTGAACAACGCGGCCGGCCAGGCCTATGCCGGCCAGGCCTATGCGGGCGGCTACGGACGTCGCAAGTCGGTCGGCTTTGGCCAAGACTCGAACCCCTTTGCCAGCCAGTCCTTTGCCGGCAACTACAACGGGAGCAGCAACAACAACAACAACGGATACGCGCGACCGTACGCCGGCGCCTACGGCAACCGCGGCAACGGCTACGGCGCGATGGGCGGCAACAACAACAACAACAACTATGCCGGCAGGTACGGTGGCCAGGGCAACGGCTACGGCGCCATGAACAACAACAGCAACTATGCCGCCCAGTATGCCGGTCAGTACGGCGGCGCGCAGAACCCTCGCGGGCGCCGTGCCAGTTTCGGCGTGGGCAACGGCAATGGCTACTATTAGCGGGCAGGCACGCACGCCCAGACCGCGGCATCGTCCACCGGGGGACCGCGAGAGATAGAGAGGGTAGTTGATCGTGGGCCACGGCGGTTCGCTCGTGCGCCTACACGCGTTTTTTTGTCGCGCCCTTTGGAGGACCAAAACAGAAAGGGCCCCGAAATAAAAACCAGAGAGACGCAAATAACGCTCGCCCCAACAACCGTTGCCTTTCCCTTTTTTTGTATTCTTTTTTTGTATTCTTTCTTTCCATTTTTCTTTTCGTTTTTTCGCTTGTTGCCGGCTCGGCTTTTGTTTTTGGAGGCGCACGAACCAGACCGGGGGAGGGAAAGAGGTGGCGAGGCGTCCGACGCCCCGACGGCACAGGAAACCGGCAAGCGAAAGAAAGGACCCAAAAGGCGGCGCGCGCCCAGGGAAACCGCGTGTCCGTATCGATCCAGCAGACACAGGGCCGCCATCGGGCACAATCGGCACGAGGGCGCGCCGAGGAGAAAGAATTTTTGAAAACAATTCTTTTTTTTTGACAAGAAAGAAAAGAGCCAGAGCCAAATCGCGCCAGCGGCGGGCGTGTGCGACCAGCGCGGCTTTGGGAGCACGGGGCCCTCCTTTTTTTTTATACCACCTTTTCTCCCACCATGAACATCGACGGCGACGGGCGGGACTGGCGCAACAGTTTGGCGACGGCGCTCTTGCCGCACCAGGTCGAGGCCGTCGAATGGATGCGGCTGCGCGAGGCGTCCGGGGACGGCGGCGGCGGCGGCGTACTGGCCGACGACATGGGCATGGGCAAGACGCTCGATTGCATCGCGCTCGCGACGTCGACGGCAGAGACGGCCGCGCTCTGGGCGTCTGATGGCACGCACGGCCACGGTGAATCGCCAAAGACATCTGCGACGCTTGTCGTCGCGCCCTTGTGTCTGCTCGACCAGTGGCGCCTTCAGATCGGGCGGCACGCGCCGCCGCGGTCGCCCGTCGTCGTCTACCATGGCGCTCAGCGCCAAGGCGCGCTGGCCTCTTTTCTCTCGTGCGCAGGCGACGCCAACAACAACAACATCGACGATCATGATGATGGTGATGATGTCGAGGACGACGGACAAGGTGGAATCGACGACAAGCCTCTGCCCCATTTTGTGCTCACCACCTACGAAACCATCCGACACGAGCACGCGTCTAGTAGGTCAACCGGACGGCGAGGCGCGTTGGCTGTGGCCTGGTTCCGCGTGGTGCTCGACGAGGCCCATCGCATTCGAGCACCGGCCAGCGGGTGCCATGAGGCGGCGATGGCCCTGCGCGCCCAGCGCCGCTGGTGCGTGACGGGCACGCCCTACAACAACTCGGTCGACGACCTGTGTGCGCTGGCGCGCTTCATCGCGGTGGCGCCGTACAACAGCGGCGTCTGGTGGGAGGCCCCGACGCCCGGTGCACCAACGCGCGAGGCGCGCCTCCATCAGTGGACGCGCATGTTTGTGCTCATGCGCAATAAGCGTGACGTGCTCGGCGACACGCTGCCGCCGTGCACGACCACTGTGGTGCGCGTCCGCATGGACGCTGCCGAGCGCGCCTTTTACGACGACTTGGTGCGGTCGGCGGCGCGTGCCTATGCGGCCTTTGCCGCGGCGCCGCCCAAGGACCGCGCGCGACCGCGCATGTTTGGCGCCGTGCTCGCGTGGGTGAGCCGCCTGCGGCAGGCCTGCGACCATCCGCTGTTGGCCATGGGCCGCGGGTGGACGACCAACGCCATGGCGACGCTGGGCATGAACCAGGGACCGGCACGCTGTGGCTGCTGTGCGCGCCTGCTCGACGGCGACCCGGCCGGAGGCGGTGGCCCGTGCGTCGCCGCGTCGTGCGGCCACCGACTGTGTCGGGTGTGCGCGCCCTCTGCCGCCTCCACCGCCGTCGGGTCGTCGAAACGGCGCCGGCGGGGTCGGGTACCGCCATGCATACCGTGCCGTGCAGCCCTGCGATGGGCCGCATCGGGCCAAGTGGGCTCCGAGCGTGCCAGCACCAAGTTGCGCGCCCTCGTGTCCTATTGCGTCGGTGCGCTTTCGGCCAACCCCACCTCACGCATTGTCGTCTTTTCGCAGTGGACTGCCTGCCTGGACATGGCCGCGCGCTTTCTGAGCAAAGCCGGCGTGGCTTCGGTGCGCTACGACGGCGACGTGACGGGCGTCGCGCGTCGCGCGGCAGTCCTCGCCACTTTTGCCGCCTCGGTCGGCGTCGAAAAGAGTCCAAAGGCCTCTTTTGCGCCACAAACGGAACCCGACGACTCGGCACTGTCCTCTTGTGACAATGCATGTCGGTCGAATGTCACACCGGTGGATCGCGTGTCGGCTGCGACCCGCGCCGACCGACACCGTGGTGGCAGCGTAGAGAACAATGCATGCGCCGCAGATTCAGGAATGCGCCTGCGATCGGGCGCGACCGTGGGACGGGCAGACAGTGCCGCGCGCGTGCTCTTGGCGTCGCTACACTGCGCCGGCGTCGGCCTCGACCTCAGCGCGGCCAACCACGTCATTCTCATCGACGCATGGTACAATCCGTTTATCGAAAAGCAGGCCTGCGACCGCGTCCATCGAATCGGCCAGACGCGCGAGGTCAAAGTGGTGCGCCTCTGTGTCGCCGCGAGCGTCGAGGCCGACGTGGCGCGCATCCAGGCACGCAAGTTGCAGGAGGCCGCCGCCCTCGGTCTGGGCACGCATATGGTGGACCGTGCGACAGCAGCGCCTCTTGACAGCGACGACAACGATCAGGCGGCCAGTGCGGTATCTGACGACAGCGAAAGAGACGCTGCGCCGACGGGTCTGAGCGACACGGACATTCACGAGATCTTTCGACGGGCCATGTCGCGATGCCGTCTGTGTCCCGTGCCGACGCCAACAACACCCCGCACCGACAGCGGCTCTACGACCGTCGTCGTCGCAGCGGGCAAGCGCAAGCGGGACTAGGATCGCTGCCTCGCATGTCTTTCTGTTTTGACACAGTCCTCCCCCGTGATATGCGGTCGCGCTGCACTCTTTTAGCGCCCGCGCGCTTGTTGCGCAAAATCGTGTACGTATGCGTCGGCATAAAAACCAAAAGGAGACCTCATGAGGAAATCAAAAGAAAAAAGAAAAATCAACCGCCGCACTGCCCATAAAGAAAACTAGACACTGACCAATCCCAAAAAAAAACTAAAGCGACAGCGCGGCTCCTTTGGCCTTTGTCCTTGTTTGGCAGGGACGGCGCCCTTTTTTTTGTCGGCCACAGGACGAAATGGGACAACCGCGAGCGGCGGGCCCTGTCGGCGTGAGAATTTTTCTTTTGGTCTTTGTTGCCAGTCAAAATCAATTCCTTTGATTGGTCGTTGTTCTGGGTAGGGCGGGGCAAGCACGGACACGGCACTGCGGGCGCGCGCCAGCATCGCCCCTTGCTGGGTTTATTGTTCAACAATGGCCCTTGACCCAAACAAACACAAGCCCACTTACACCCCATTGTCCCGACGACAGAGACCATGGACGGGCGAGGACAGGAGACGAGCGAGGACGCGATAAACGGGTTGCCCGAAGAGATTTTGGCCCACCTTTTGGCCCGCCTGCCCGAGGGGTCGATCGAGGTGGCGGCGCGCGTATGCCACCGCTGGCGAGCGGCAGCCATCGCGCTGGTCGACGTGGGCGGCATGCGCGGTCCTCTCACTGGCCGCATGGGTCTGCGACGAGAGACGATCGACCACGCGGCCGGCGGCGGTCACAAAGCGCTCGTCGACTGGCTCCGCGAGGCGGAACAGAGCCCGTGGAGCCAGGACACGGCCGTGGCGGCCTTGCGCGGCGGCCACCTTGAGGTGTTTGGCCATATCATCAACACGGGCGGCAACGACGTGCTCGGGCCGATATTGGCTGCGGCGTCGGTCGCCTATGGCGGCATCAATCTCTTGGAGCGCCTTGAACGCATGGGCTGTCCCGTCGACGGATGGACGCTCATGGTGGGCGCGACCATACTGCCCTTGGCCGACATGGAATCGCTTTTGTCACGGCATCCCAATGCGCCTGCGCACTTTGTCGCGGCGCTTTTGGGTCGTACCGACCTGTTGAGCATGCTTTGCGGCTACACCGGCAGGGTCAAGTTCACCCCGGCCTTCCAAGCAGTGCTCGACCCTGCCGTCGCGCACTGGCTGCGCAACAACGGCGCGTGGCAAACTTGGGTCACGACGAGCAACCAAGATTCGGACCGCCTATCGGATGCCTTGGCCGCAAGGGCCATAGGCCTTTCGGCGCGCGCCCTCGCCGACCTCTTGCTCGACCTACAGTGCGAGGGCCATGTCGCATGGGTGCACAGAGGAATCACTGGCTGTATTGGACCGCAAGGTGTGGTAGGGCCAATGGGACCGATAGGACCGCGGGGTCCGATGGGACCGCGAGGGGCCCATGCCACCGGCTGTGCCGGGGTGTAGGGCAATGCGAGGCGCCCAAGGGTCGCGCGGTGCGTAGCCAAACCGCTCTTGAAAAATGCAATGGCGCACGGGCGGCCCGTCGGCTGTGCTCGTGCCGCCTCTTTGCTCCTGTCGCTCTATTTGGGCCGCGCCAGGTTTTTTTCCTATCACGGCACAAAGACGGAAAAAAGAGAGACGAAAAAAGTCGCTTGTGCTTTTGTCTTTTTTTTTCGTTCAAAAGAACAATTTTTGTTTTTCTTTTTCTGCAATGGGCATGGCCGTGATGGGCGCAAAAAGACAGAAAAAGGCGTGGGTCAAAAGTGCATGATGCTATCGCCGTCTGTGCGAGGGTCAACAAAGACGCGAGTCCACTGTTGCGAATAGTAGATGTCGCCGGCCTGCGGTCCTGAACAGACGGCCTGCTGCGGCTCAAAGTTGTACGCCGGCGGGAGAGGCATGAGGTCGCGAGCAGCCAGTGTCCTGTCGACCGCTTTCGTCCCGGCGTCGACGAGCATGCCAACGACCTTGAAGGCAAAGACGACGGCCCCGCCCAGGAGAATCACAGCGAGGAGAAAGAGCGCAACCTTGAGGACGACAAAGGGCGCGCTGGGTCCGATCTCAATCCTGCGCTCGACCTGCATGCGACCAGGTTCGGGAGGCGCGCATAGGATCACGTCGTCGACGGGCGTCTGACATTCCATGTTTTTTTTTGTCGCTGAGCACCAGTCGCGGGCGGCTTTTGCTGTCGGCACGCGCGCGATTTGCCTGGTGGCGACCTGGAAAACTAGTCACGCGCGGTCAACCACAAAGGGCGGACAGGGCGCTTCTTGGTAGGGTATTCGTGCACCCGCCGATCAGAAAGAAAAAAAAGGTGATCTCGATTCGCCACATCATGGCGCGCGTTGACGTCGTTGCGAACTTATCCCACTGCCAAATAGGAAGCCGCCGATCTGAGCCTCTGCAAGCCAGCGAGCACAGACCGAAAAAGCACAATCCCTTTCTCTTTTTTTTCAACTTTTTTTTGAATAAAAGGAATAATAATAGAAAAAAACAGACGTCTCCCTTGTGCTCTTGCGAGGCGCACCGCCCCCTCCCGGCCAGGACACACACACACACAAACCATTCGCCGGTAACCAAGAGGGCCGCGCGCGGCGTGTCGGCTCAGGCGAACCGCTGGCTCGATGCGCGCCACATCGGGACGGCGCTCGGCATTGCTGACAAAGACCACTGCGGAATGTCGATTGAATCCCGAGATCGTGCCAGAGCCGTGCGCGTTGTCGCGCCGACGTGAACAACGGCGTCGGCGAGCGCCCAGACCGCCAGGCCCATGGTGCCCGCAAGCACAAAGAAGCCGACCAACAAAAGGAGCCAAAGGACGGTCGTGCCGACGAGCCCCTTGGCGTGGAAGGTGGCCTCGTACTCGCCCTTTTTGGGCGCACACGCAGACGGCTGGCTTTGCATGGCGGTAGCAGAGTGTCGCGGCAACGCCGATGGCACTTTGCTCCCTCATCACGGGGGGCAAAAACAAGAGTTGGGTGCTGGACGGGTAGCGGCGGCCAAAAGTAGGTGCGAGGAGGAGAGGGGGGCGCCGCGGTGGCAGTTGGCAGGCGCGTGCACACACGGGCCGGCGACAAGAGGGCGGCCTCGGCACAGCGCTCTCCGACGCGCGTCGACGTCATTCCGGCTTATCGAGGGAGAAACCCGTCACCGTCGATCCATCTTCTTTTCGTCACATAGAGAGAGAGGAGAGAAGCGCGATCCCTCAATTCTTTTTTTTTCTTTTCCGCCGCTTCTTTTTCCGCACCGACAGCAATGGGTGCCCAACAGAGCGCAGCGGCACAGGCGGCGACCAGCGGCCAAGAGATCGACCGCGCCTACCAAGAGGTCATGCTTCACGGCAACAGCCTCGTGACACAGGCAACACGCGCCGGTTGGCTGGCCGGCAACACACAGGCTCTGTGCGCGCGTATCGCCATCATCGAGCGCAACATGTTTGACTGGCTGGACCTGGAGCAACTGGCGGGCATCCAGGGCCGCCTGGGCATCACGCTGCAACCCTATGGGATGGCCTTTACGCAGGCGCAAGAGGCCAACGCGCGGCGCCGCGCGTGTGCGGTGATCGCCGATTATTTCACTATCAAGGTGCGTCTGGCTGCCTACATCCGCCAAAACATGCGCGCCCTGTGCGAGGACGCACGGGACGAGATTGCGCGCAACATGCCCGCCATGTTGCAGGGCGCCACGACGGCACAACAGTCGCAGGCCTATGGGCGACTCAAGCGCCTCGACAACCTGCTGGTGCGGTGGTACCAGCGCGTCGCGCGCCTCTTGACCTCGCTCGAAGGCGACATACCGATCGATCGCGTGCGCCAGATCGAGTCCGAGGCACAGAGGATGCTCACGTCGGGCTACTCGGAATGCTGCCAGGCCGTGCACGACCTGCGCGACTTTGCCTGGGAGCCGCTCGATCCCGGACCGGGGTTTGTCAACCGCTACCTGCCGGGCGAGCCCATCGTGGGCGTGCTGCCGCGCATCGCCGTCACGGGCCTCGCCGGCCCCGCGCAGCCCGGCACCGCCGCCTGCGGTCGCCAGATCGACCTGAGCCAGGCCGATCTTTCTAGCGCCGTCCTGTAATTGAGCCCGTGCTCCGAGAGGACGATCAACGGCAAAATCAAGAAACAAAAAAAGAAAAAGCGTCTATCAAAAGAAAATTCTGCTGGAGGGGCAAAAAATTTGCGGCAGCCACGGAACCGCTGCGCAAAGGACCAACGGCAAGGACACGGAGAATCCTTTTTTTCTTTCTGTTTTTCATTCTTTGCAGCGACACACGCAAAGAGATTGCCGACTTTTGGCGGACCAATCGCCAAACCGCAAATAAAAAAGGTTGACCAGAAAAAAGTCGCGCTGCGGCCTCTCTATTCTTTTGTGCAGTGCAAACAAAAAGCAGGCCCGCGAGCAGAGCGCGGCCGCGACGGGCAGAGCCGGCCGTTGGATTGCTGCCTTTTTTTGGTCTCGCAAAAAAGAGGACCAATCGTAAAAGAGGATAAAAAGAAGGCGTCAAAAAAAGGCGCAAGGGCACGGGAACCGACTTTGGGCGCGCCTTGCACGCGGTCATTTGTTGCGAGGTACCACCAAAACCCACCCGTCTCTGGCGCTGCTCTCTGCCGCCGCGCCAACGAAAAACGCGACCACCGACTCTTACGGGAGAAAAAAAAAGAATAAAACTATATTTTCCCTAAAAAAGAGGCTTTTGTGTGCGCCTGCATTTGTGGCGGGTTTTTCTTCTTTTCCTACAAAATTCATTTTCTCTGCGGTTTATTGTTGTTGCCTTTGTGTCGGCATCGTCGGCGACGCATCGAGGGGCGCCGGCGCAGTTGCCACCGTCGTTGCCGTCGTCGTTGTTTTTAATGCGCAATGTCGGGCCAGATTCTGCAACGAGTCGAAATGGGCGTCGACCTCTTCAAAGATCTGGAGCACCCGGTCGACGTCGCCGCGACGGCGTCTCTGCGCGGCACGCCTCTCCTCGCGTGCTTCCAGGTCGTCGAGACTGAACGAGGCCGTCATCGACGTGGCCGACAAAAGGGACAGCAGCCCCTGGGCTGGCAACGGAGGGGATCGCAAAGAGGGTTCGTCGATCACAGCCAACGGGGATGTCGCCGCCATCTGGGTGGGCAGTTGTGGCTTTGTTGACAGAAAAGGCGACGGAGGCGGTTCTGTAAGTCGTGCAAACTGCGCCGTCCCCACCAATTCCGTATGGACGGGGGATTTTGAGTGGTCACGCATCGCCGCTGCGGGCACAACAGAGTCGCCAAGAGCCTCTTCTGACAACGTGTGGGCAATGGGCGTAGTTGTCGACGGCGCGTCAGCGCGGATCTGGCGGTTCGCGCGCCCGTGCGTAGCGTGCCACCGGATGACGTGCATCGTCCAGTCTACTGTGGGGCGCTAATGCACAGACGCAAGACTCTCTCTCTTTTACCCCTCAGCACTCGCCGTATGTCTTTTTTCTCAGACAGAGGTCTCTGGCGCCGCGATAGCACGCCGGCGTAGTCGTCCAAAATCCGCTCCAAGACCGTCTGCGAATGTCAGAGGCCGCCTTTTGCGAGATCCTGCGCTGCTGCTGCGCACGGCGCACGACAACCCCAAACCAAAATGGTCGCCTCGCACCAAAAAATCCTCCTTTTTTATCCACGGCAATTCTTTTGGTCGACCAATGGCAAAAATCGAGGCCAGTGGCCTTCCGTTTGAAAAAAAGGCGGTCATTACGCAGGCATGCGAGGCAGCGCGCCTCTTGTCTTTTTTTTTTAAATTGTCGTCGTCGTTGGCGGCGCGAGGACGGCCTGCTTTTGTCGGGGACGGCCAATTCTCTCTGTCTGTCTTTTTTTCCGATGTAATTCTCGTTGGCCGGTTTTGCGTCTGGCGGCTGGCCGTCTCTTTGCTTTGGCTCGCAAACAAAAAAGTCCAAAATGTATCTTTCTTTTTTGGCGTTGGCGGTTTTTTGTGCATCAAAACCGCTGGCGGCGCCGCATGCCGACGGCCAAAAATCTCAATGCAACCAACCACCGAAAAAAGATTGAAAAGTAAAGATGGTCCAAACTTTTATTGGATCGCATCGTCAGAGAGGAACGGGCCCGAGCGCAGTTGTTGTCATTAGGCACACGACGGTGACGGCTGCAGCGCAAGGGCGATCATGGGCGCGCGGTTACACGGTCAGGTCGCACGGGTCGGCGGGCTCGATGCCCGCTGTCGCCGCTGGGCGCCAGCATGTCGTGACCCATGCATTCACCCACGCCCGTGCCTTGGCCTCGCACAAGAGGCTGTATTGGTGCTTGCAACGGCCACTGTCAACGTGGTCCATACGGTCGGCGGCCGCCTTTTCGTCTGGGGTCCGCTGCTCGGCCCTGTAGGCGCGCCATCTGTCCCTGTCACACCGGTACTCGATCGGCGGTTCGTAGACGGCCGATGCGGCGGCCGCGACGAGGTTGGCATGGGTGCACATTGCGGCGCCCCCGCCGTCGACGAGCAGGTATCGGGCCGAGGCAACGTCGCACATGCTGACCGCTTCTAGTGCAGACTGCGCAGCACAGGACGGCGTCAACGCACAACGCTGGCAGAACCATCCGACAATGTCGGAGGCTCCGCGCAAAATGGCGGCATCGATCAGCACCCAGATCATGCTGTCGGTAAACAGGTGACGATGTGCCGCATAGAGTCCCTCTAGCCACGCCTCGTGGACGCCCGTGTCGATCAACCGTTCGATCAAGGCGGGCTTTGCCAGGTGCGGCCACCGGCGGATCACCCTCATCACACGCGTACACGTCCCAAGAGTGATCGTATAGCCGCCGGTCATGCGAATCGTGTCGCCGTCGACAAGGCCGCGCATCACAGTCGTCTCGTCTGTCGATAGCGGTGATGCCGTTGCCATGTGGTCGTCTTGTTGGGTCAGGCGTGCGCACACCGAGGCCTGGGTGATGATCCGTGAATCGGGTTCACGCCCAAAGGTGCGCATGGCGTCGACCAACTTTGTGATGAGATCCAGGCGTCCGCTCTTGGCGGCCGTTTCCACGGCCACGTGATATGCTGCGTTGTCGAAAAACGGCCCAAGGTCGGACGCCACCAAAATGGCAATGGTCTCGGCCGAACCTGCCTCGGCTGCCTTGTCCAACAGCATATCGTGGGGCCGACTGAACGAACCGGTCGCTTGCGTCGGTGACGACAAAAGGCCGACGTCGACGGTCATGCGCGCGAGGATGGCCTCGACAACGAGCGTGCGACCACCTTGAACCCCCTCGACGAGTGTGTAGATGCTGGGAGGCATGTCGACGACGCCCGTGTCCATGAGAAAGGCGGCCATGTCTGCGCAATGCACGCCGGCCATCGAAATGTGCAGAGAGAGCGGGCCTCCGCATAGGGCGACCAGATGCGCAAACAACCGTTGGTCGCCCGCCCAGCACGCCTCGTAGGCCGCGTCGCGTATGGTATGCGTGTCGTCTGCGTGTGGCAAGAGCACATCGACGACAGGTTTGTTGCCGGCGCGCACGGCAACAGGGAGCCACCCTGCGGTGACACATGTGCGCGGGTGGACGTGCGCCATGATCGTCGCCATGCGAGAGATGTCGCTATCGCGATGGCTCATCGCGGCCACGGCCTGTTTGTTTTGCTGTGTCGGTCCGTTGAGGCTGCCCGAGTGCAAAAAGAGATCGCCCAACAGGCGCCGCCAGTCGATCTCGCAACGACACGGGCAGCACCCGTTGAGATGCGATCGCATCCGCGTCGCTCCCATGGTCTCCAATGCGTCGGCATCCCGGTGGTCGATGGCGCAGCGGATAGCGTCGCATGAGACGGCGAATCCATAGCGCAGGCGACGCCAGCGGTCAAACGGTGATGCACGCGTACCGTGACCGCGGCACGTGCACACCGACGCCAGTTGGGCCCGATCGGGTTGGACACCCATCGCAACGAGCCATTCCAAGACGTCGACTCTGCACGCCTTGGCAGCGGCCTTGACTGCGGCGGGGGCGTGTTTTGCGCCGCCGTGCCTTTGCCACAACAGGGCGAGCGTACCGATGGCACCCGACGTCGCCGCCGTCTCGACATCACAGGGCTGACAGCGGGCGGGCGCTGTGCCCCGTTTGTACCCGAGTCCAAACTCGTCGAGCAACACGGCGGCCACGTCGACGTGGCCGCCGTCGGCGGCACTGGACCAGACGCCGGCCCAACGATGGGTATTTTTCGGGCAGGGTGGTGCGTCGAGGAGTATGCGCACCAGATCGAGATGGCCGCCCTTTGCCGCGGCGGCAGCGGCACTCCATGTGTCACTGACGAGATTGGCGTCGAGCAGCCATCTGACGACACCGGTACGGCCCGAAAGCGCTGCCCCGCGAGCGTCGCATGGTTTCGGGCGCAAGCCGACCGACACGAGGATTTTGTGCGCCCAGAGGACGGCGCCCACGTCGCCCCGCTCGGTGGCCACATCCCATGCACGCCCGGCCGTGTAGTCTACTGCGTGCACATAGGCAAAGACACGCCTTTGGGCCTCACCAAGCAGAGGGGGCGCGCACAGGGCCGACAAGTAGCGTTGCCACAGCCAGTCGGCCTCGTCGACAAGACCTCTGGCGAGGGCATCTGCTATGGCGCGTGGATAGCAATGGAATCCGTGGCCCGGATAGGGCGAATCGTGGTCATAGCGACTGCGCGGCATGGGCATGCGCAGGTGGCGACTGCACGGACAGGCCGAGTCTGCGTAGCGATCTTGTGGGCGGTTCTGCCGCGTCCAAAAGAGACGCGACGCCATGCGACAGCGGGCCACGTCGCACCGGTATTCCAACTTGGCCAGGACGGCGTCGACCATTTCGACGGGCAAAGAGTCGAGCCCGATGCACGGAGCAACGGGATCTTCCGTGCGCATCTTGCGATCCAAATCATGGTCGCTTGCTGCGTTGGCCTTGGGGCGGCGCCGACGACGCGATGCATTTTGCCGGCGTCGCATGTGAGAAAGGCGGTCGCAAAAACACGGGCGGACGGCTCGCAAACTTGCGCGCGCGCACGCGTGTACGAAGAGATACAAAAAGGAAAGCCAGACAGCACGAGACCCGGAGCGGACGCCTGGACAGCGAGCCACTTGCGCAACCCGCTCCTCTTTTTTTTTTCATGGGGCGAATAAAATGGCACTACTCTTTGGGCGCTTTTTTGGACCAATCCAAAAAAATGCTTTTGGAGTTTGTTCGTCCTCTTTTTTTTTGCAGAGTGCGCGGCCGCTGGCGCTCGACGAAGCGGCCCCTTTTTATTTTTTTTTTCGAGGCTGCAATTTGGGCGCGCCCCAGACAGAGTCTCGCCAAAAAGTCGGGCCCAGAGCGGTGTGGAAAAATATTGGTTGGGCGCGCATTTTTTGCCCTTGGCGACCCAAAGGAAAAGGGCAAAGGCGAAAGGAAACCCAGACAAAGAAAAAAAAATGTGTCAGGAGGAGGCGCCCCGACGTGCGGCGGCAGGTCCGTGCGCGCCTCGGCTTTTGCCAAAGGTGCCGCTTTGCGCCTGGTCCATTTTGAGAACATAATTTTAAAAAACAAATCCAAAAAAAGAAATTCCAAACTTTCTTGATAATAAAATATATTTTTTTTTCACAATCAGTCGACCCGATCCCGAGGCGCAAGCGGGAATAAAAAAAGGTGGGCGACGATCAACGCGCGCGCGTGTGTGACCCACGCGCATGCTGTCGTCTGAAAGGAGAGAGCACACACAGCGCGCTACGCCATCCCGCGCAGAGAACGCGCGTGCGCATTCAAACCCGACGCGATCGACGACGGCGCGGGCTCTTGCCGAGGCACGCGCACTCCCTACAAGACCGATCGTCTCGTGCTGGCTGTGCCATAGGCGCGCCTTGTGTGTGGTTTCTTTTTTATCGCGCGCGCACCGGCTGACCGCCCAGCCGACACAGACCTGGTCCGTTTTCTTTGGCGCCCTTTACCGCCGGCGTCACCGGACACTGCGTCACATCAAGGCCATTCTTGCGCACCGGGCTCATTCTCCCGTTCATCCTTTGGCTCCTCTCGACCGCTCGACCTACCCACTCGGCACGCGAGCGTCTGCACAGCCCGCCCCACAGCAAGGCACCCGACAAAGAGAGAGCCCAGAAAAAAAAAAGAACAGAAAAAAAGCAGGAGAGAAATGACATCGCCAGTCATCTACACGTGCCAAGAGGACGACGCCGCGCGGGTGCGCGGTGTGCAGTTGACCCTCGTCGACCCCGAGATCGTGCGCCGCCAGTCGGTGGTGAGGATCACCGAGCCGGCCATCTACGACAAGAACACGCCCAAGCGCGACGGCGTCTACGACCATCGGATGGGCGTCGTCGTGCGTCGCCTGGCGTGCGGCACCTGCGGCCACATGGTCGACTCGTGTCCGGGCCACTTTGGCAGCATCGAACTCCACCACCCGGTCTACCACGCGCACTACATCACCTCGGTGCTCAAGGTGCTCCGGTGCGTGTGCTACTATTGCAGCCGGTTCCTCATGGCGCCGCCGTGGCCGCAGACGCCGGCGTCGGGCGAGCCCGGCGGCGGCTGCGAGCGCGACGCCGCCCACGCGACGGCGACCGGCGGCGGCCGCGCGGCACTCGGCAAGGCCCGGCTCAACGCGGCGTGCGACGCCGTCAAGCGCGGCAAGGCGCGCAAGGCCTGCTGGCACTGCGCCGGACCGCAGCCCGAGTATTCCATCGCCAAGAGCAGCCCGCTGGTCATCCGCGCCAACTGGGCCGGCGTCACGTTCGAGACCGACGCCGACCGCGCGGCGGCGCTCGGCGAGCCCTTTAGCGCGCGCGAGGCCCACAACATCCTCCTGCTGGTGCCCACCGACGACTATGTGCGCATGGGCTGCGATCCGACCAACTCGCACCCGTCGTGGATGATCATCACCGTGCTCCCGGTGCCGCCGCCCATCGTGCGGCCGTCGATCACCGAGACCGAGGGATCGCGGTCGCGCGGCCAGGACGACCTCACGCACAAACTCAAGGCCATCGTGCAGGCCAACAACGCCGTCGCCGCTCATCAGCGCGCGTCGTCGTCTCTGGCCACGACATCGGCCAGCACGGCCAACAACAACAACAACAACAACAACAGCAGCACCAGCAGCAATTCGTCGATGCAGGCCCTCCCTACGGCTGGCGGCGCCACCAACAACAGCAGCAACAACAACAACAGCAACGGCAGCGGTGGCAACGCCAACAGCAGCCGTGACAAGATCCTGGCGACGCCGCTGGCCGACCTGGTGATGGCGCTCCAGGTTGAGGTGGCCACCTACCACAACAACGATATCCGCGGCCAAAAGCAGTCGACCCAGCGGTCGGGCAAGCCCACCAAGGGCGTCGTGGAGCGATTCAAGGGCAAGGAGGGCCGGATCCGCGGCAATTGCATGGGCAAGCGCGTCAACTTTACGGCGCGCGCCGTCATCAGTCCCGACCCCGAAATCGACATTGACGAGGTGGGCGTGCCCTATGAGATCGTCAAGACGCTCACCTTTCCCGAGCGCGTGACGCCCTTTGCCATGGGCGACCTCACGCGCCGCGTGCGCGCCGGCCCCGATGCCCTCGCCGGCGCCAAGACCGTCACCGATCACATGCGGCGCACGCTCTATCTTGAGCCGCGCGGTGCCGCGCTCGCACACATGGGAGCGGCCTCTGAGGCCGGCGGCGGCGGCGGCGCTCCCATCGTGTCGACCATGGCCACGGGCGTCCACGTCGCGTCCGACGGCGGCGGCGTGGCGGGCGCGTGGCGCGTGCCCGCGGGCGGCAGCGTGGCGGGTGCCGACCGCGCGCCGCCGCTCCAGATCGGGTGGACCGTCGAGCGCCACCTGCGCACCGGCGACCCCGTGGTCATGAACCGGCAGCCGTCGCTCCACATGGGGTCGATGCTCAACCACAAGGTGGTGCCCATGCCCGGTCGCACCTTCCGGCTCAACCTGGCCGTGACGGGCACCTACAACGCCGACTTTGACGGCGACGAGATGAACCTGCACGTGCCCCAGTCGGAGATGGCACGCGCCGAAGTCGCCCACACCATGGGCGTGGCCCTCAAGGCCGTGTCGCCGCAGGCCAACAAGCCCATCATCGGGCTCGTGATGGACGCCCTCGTCGGCTGCGGCTTCCTCACGACCAACGACACGTTTATGGATCGCGGCGTGCTCATGCAGTTGGTGACGGCCATGAGATACGACGCCGTGGGACGCGGGTCGCGCTTTCGCCTCCCGCCGCCCGCCATCGTCAAGGCCGTCAACCGGAAGACGGGCCAAATCGCGGGTCCGCTGTGGACGGGCAAGCAGATGTTTTCGCTGCTGTTGCCGGGCGACGTCAACGTCGAGCGGCGCGTGCGCGACGTCGACTCGGACGCCGACGCCATGCTGCAGCCGGTGCGCGAGCGTGACCCGGTGTCGGGCGCCAGCGTCGTGGTGGGCCACGAGCCCAATCCGTACGTGGCCCGCTCGGCGCGCGACGAGCGCGTCGTCGTCGTGCAGGCCGGCGAACTGCTCGCCGGGTCGGTGTGCAAGCAGACCGTGGGCGCGACGACGGGCGGCCTCGTGCACGTCATCTTCAAGGACGTGAGCGCCGAGGGCGTCAAGCGCTTCCTCAGCGACGCCCAGCGCGTGGCCAACCGCTGGCTCTCGTGGCGCGGTTTCAGCGTCGGCATCCAGGACTGCATGTCGGACCCGGCCACGCGTGCGCGCGTCGACCGGGTCGTCGATCGCGCCGTCGACCACATCGAGGACGTGTGCCACTTTGCCGCTCATGCCGACGACGACTGTAACGAGTCATCGTCATCATTTTCAACATCATCATCATCATCGACGGGCCGATCGACGACGCGGCCGGCAACGCTCGCAACGTCCACCGCGATCGACGGGTCGACCCAAAGCCGAGGCCGACGCCGCCGACGCTCCGACACGGATGACGACATGGACATTAGCGACGACGACGACGACGACGACGACAAAGAGATCAAAGACGTCGAGGCGACGTCGCGGATGCTCGGCGGCAGGACGACGACAGCGGCGCCGCCGCGCAAGCGTCCGCACATTGCCGAGGCCGAACTCGAGACGTGCGTATCGCGCGTGGCCAACAAGGTGCTCGACCAGGCCGGCAGGATCGTGCAGGCGGCGACCGACGTCCGCAGCAACGCCGTGCGCGCCATGGCCACCATGGGCTCCAAGGGCAGCGTGTTTAACATCACCCAGATGTGCGGCTGCGTGGGCCAGCAAAGCAATGAGGGCCAGCGCATCCACTCTGAATCGGGCTCGCGCACCCTGGGCTGCTACCGTCACGCCGAGGCCGTGCCGCCGCCCGAGAGCCGCGGCTTTGTGCGCAACTCGTACGAGCGCGGCCTCAACTCGCGCGAGATGTTTCTGCACATGATCGGCGGGCGCGAGGGTCTCGTCGACACGGCCGTCAAGACGGCCGAGACGGGCTACATCCAGCGTCGGTGCATCAAATCGATGGAGAGCCTGCAGATCAAGCGCGGCGGCCTCGTGCGCAACGCCAACGGCGACATTGTCCAGTTTGCCTATGGCGGCGACGGCGCCGACGCCACCTACATCGAGCGCGTGCGCTGTCGCGAGGTGCGCATGGCGCCCGATGCCATCCGCGACGCGTGCAGGTGGCCCCGGCGCGCGCGCGAAAAATCGCCGTGGCCGCCGGGCGAGATCGCTGCCGCCGAGACGCGCGAGGCCGCGCGCATCATCGCCATCCGCGACGAGGTGCTCGCCATGCAGTCGTCGCTGGCGACCATGGCCGCATCGGGCGGCGCCGGCGACGACCAACTGTTTGTCACGGTGCACGCGGCACGTCTCGTCGAGACCGTGTGCCGGCGCGAGGCCGGACGGGTTTGCGCGCGCGGTGCGATCTCGCCCGCCGACTTGGATCGCGAGGTCGACGCCCTCTGCCGATCGATCCTGGCCATGGCGGCCGAGGCCGACGTCGGCGCCTCGGTCGCGGCGGCCGCACGAGACGCGGGCCTTCCGCCCCTGCGCGGCACGGCCGGTCTCCGCCTCGTGCTGGCGTGCGAGTTGCGATCGCGCATACTGGTGGGCCGGTGGGCGGCGACATGGTCGACGTGGGAGGCCATCCGCGCCGAGATTGCCGGCGACGACCGGCGCGCGGGCCGCTACCTGCGGAGCCTGGTCTCGCCGGGCGAGATGGTGGGCGCCATTGCCGGCCAGTCCATCGGCGAGCCGGGCACGCAGATGTCGGTGGTCTATGAGGAGCGCCTCCTGCTGGCGGGACCCGGCGGCGGCGTCGACATATCAGAGATTGGCGACCTCGTCGAGGAGGCTATCACGCACGCCAATCCGTGCCTCGTCGAGCGCGACGGCGCGCACGACACCACGCACGTAGACGTGACAGCGCGCGGTTTGACCGTGCCCGCTGTCGACGAGGCCGGCACCGTGCGCTGGCGTCGCCTGCTGGGCGTCACGCGACACCCGCCCAACGGCGCACTGGTGCGCGTCACAACGCGAAGCGGCCGCAGCGTGACGGCCACGCTGGCCAAGTCTTTTCTCACGCTGCGCGAGGGCCGCGTCGTGCCCATCGACGGCAAGGACCTCGTTGTCGGCGACGTGCTCCCGGTCAACCGGCGCCTGCCGCTGTGGGACACGGCGCGCGTCGCCGACCATCGAGGCGGCAGAGACAACGACGACGAGAGCGAGACCGACAACGACACCGAGGCCGAAAGCCACAACGTCGAGAGCAACGGCAAAAGCAACGGCGGCGACGAGGCCGCCGGCGTGTCGCAGCCGCCGAGGTCGTCGCTCTTTGCGGCACTGCGCAGTGGCTGCAGAAAGCGCGCCCGGCGCTGCTTGGACGCCATGTTTGCAGGTCGCGGCCGGGGCATTGCCCTGTCGGCCGACCCGGTCGAGACGGACCTCGTCATGGCGTTGGCCTCGCTGGCCGGTGACGACAGAGCGGCAACGGTCGACGGCGCACGCGTGATGCTCGGGCCTGCGCCCGCTCCGCACGCACTGGTCGACGGCAGCGGCGCCGGGGCCGACTCGCACGTGGGCGACATCTTTTGGGATGAGATCGTGCGACTCGACGTCGTGTCGGACCATGGACGCGACTATGTATACGACCTCACGGTCGAGCACGACGCCAACTTTTCCCTGCTGAGCGGGTTGCAGATGCGCGACACGCTCCGCACCTTTCACTTTGCCGGCTGGGGCGCCAAGAACGTGACCCTCGGCGTCCCGCGGCTGCGCGAGATCATCGACGCCACGCTCAACATGAAGCGGCCGTGCGTGACCCTCCATCTCGACCGACGCGCGCCGGCCGGGTGCACGCGCGAAGCCGCCCTCGCCGTGTGCCGCCAGATCGAGCACTCGACCCTGGCCACGTTGGTCGAGTCGCACACCATCGACGCGGTGGGCGTCCTCGCGCCGGGCGACGTCAACGCCGACGACGTCGCGACCACCGTTGCCGCCGCGTGCGTCGTGAACGACGACGGCGACGACGATCGTGCGTTTGCGCGTGCGTGCGCCCTCCTCTTTGGCCAGCCGCACACACGCGCCGACGCTCCGTCGGCAGCAGACCAAACGGCGACCGCGGCAGCACCGCGTGAGACGGCCGTCGGCGTGCGACCCAAGACCAAGTCGAGAGGTCGCGGCACGGCGACGCCCTCGGACAGGACCGCCGTCCAGGGAGCAGCGCCGTCGGCGCGCGAGGCCGAGGCCGTCGCCGCATGGCGCCCTCAGTGTTACCTGGTCCGCTACGTGCTCGACCGCACGGCGACCGTGGCGCGTGGTCTCGTGCCGGCCGACGTGGCGCGCCGCGTGGCCGAGGAAGTGGGCGACGCCGGGCGCGTGTCCCACGCCGAGGCGGCGATGGAGGGCTGGTTCGTCGAGGTGCTGCTCCAAGACACGTCGGGCCTCTTGGCGCGCTTTCGTCAGCAGTTGCCGCCGCGTCCGACCCCGGGCGTCGCGCCGGTGCCCGACGCCGGAGCGCCAGGTGCCGGCGACGCCGCGGCCATGCCTCCGCCGCGACCGCGCACGCGCACCGCCAAGGCCGACGGCGGTGCATCGGCGCGGTCGGCCGCCGCAGCGGCAGCGTGCAAGGCCACGCCCGAGGAGGCTGCCGAGGCGGCGCGGTGGGAGCGCGCCGCGCTGGCGGCCATACAGACCGCCTTTATGGCGTCGGTGCGCGTGTCGGGCGTGCCGGGCGTGACGCGCGCCATGCCGGCCGAGGTCACGCGGCACGACGGCACGGCGCCAACAAAGACAACGGCGGCGGACGAAGCACCCGAGTGGGGCGTCGAGGTCGACGGCAACGCGCTGTCGGAACTGCTGTGCGTGCCGGGCGTGGACGCCGCACGCAGCCACACCAACGACATCAACCGCGTGGCGGCCGTACTGGGCATCGAAGCGGCCGTCGCTGTGCTCTTTTCCGAGATCAAGGCCGTGATCTCCTTTGACGGCACCTACGTCAACGACCGCCACTTTGCGCTGGCCACCGACACCATGTGCTGTCGCGGCTCGGTGGTGGCCGTCACGCGGCACGGCTTCAACCGGGCCGACCACGGCTTTCTGTCGCGGGCCTCCTTTGAGGAGACTGTCGACATCCTCTTTGACGCGGCGGCCTTTGCCGAGACCGACAAGATCACCGACGGATCGGTCACCGAGCCCATCATTCTAGGCCAGGCGGCGCCCATCGGCACGGCCATCTCGGACGTGCTCGTGACCGACGCCTATGCGCACGTGTGGCGGCCGCCGAGCGCCGACGCCCTCGGCAGCGACGATCGCGCGCTCGTGGTGACGACGGCGGGCAACGCGGGGTCTGCACTGCGCGCCAACGCGATCGTTGGTGATGGCGGCGGCGGCAGCGGTCCAGGACCTCACGGCAACGGCGGCGGCACCGCCTCTGATTCGCACAACGATTGGAGCCGCCACGGCAGAGAAGACGACGACAGCAGCCAAGACGGCGAAGACGACGACATGGACCTCGCGGAACCCCTCGTCGATCCCTGCGCTGCGGCCGATCTGGTGCCTATGGTGCAGGACAGTGTGCGCACCGACACGGCCGACGGCTGTCCGCGCTACGCGCCTCCCAGTCCCAGCCTCTTCTTTCTCGATTAGGTCGCCCGCGCGGCACCCCCCCCCAACCACCTCGCACACACACGCAAAAAAGGCAATCTTTTGTGCCGACAAAAAAAGCGGCAGAATTCACCATTCAAAAAAAAAGAGAGGCCAGCGGAAAAAAGGGGCTCGGTGCGCAGACGGCGACGACCGCCTGCCTTTTTTCCGTCTCTCTCTCTGGGGCAACGACGCGCGACTCGCCAGACAGTCTTGGACATCCTCTTTGGCCGTGTTGGGGGTCGACACGCACATCACACACATATTAAAAAAAAAGAGGAAATTTGCTGCTTTTGGCGTGGGTCGACGGAATAGAAAGGCGTCTCTGAGGGAGGGCGAGGGTCCTTTTCGTAGGCGTGTGCGTGTCTTTCTTGCGGCGCAGCGCGAGACCATGCCAAAGACGACGAATCTGGGATGCGCTTGGACAAAGAGACAGACGGCACAAAGGAGTGCTGGCACCACCGCACGGCGAGAGGGGACGAAAATACTTTTGGCACACGCGCGCATACACAGTATTCAAGAGAGAGAGAGAGAGAGAGAGAGAAGTCTAGCCGACGACCGCTCGCGCCAAAAGACACGGGTTTCCGCGACAAAGGCAACCACGCACACTGTCGAGCGACGGAAAAAAAAAGAAAGACAACAGCGCAACCTGTCGTAGGTGCGGCGCGCACGCACAAGGAGCACCCTTTTCGGCCGCGATCAGAGATGGACGACGATATGCGTGCGCACACCAAACAAGACGACACCGACGGGACCATGGCGCCGACGACGACGACGACAATAGAGACGTGCAAAAGGTCGAGTGTGTCTATGGGGCACGACTCTGTCGTCAGTGCCAACTGGCTCCTGGACGCGGCGAGCGCGTGGCTGGCGGCCAATAAGGGCGCCCGCTGTCCGCTGCGCGTGGCAATGGCATCGCTCTCCAATGCCGTGCGCGATCGCCTCGCGGCAACGTCGGACCTACGGGGGGTGGCGCTGGAGGCGGCGCGCGCTGCGGCCCTCGAATTGGCGCGATCGACGCCCGAAATCCTGTGCACGCTCGTCATGTGCGATCTGTGCGTGTCGTGGTCGCGATCCCTGCTGGCGAGCGTGAGGCCGCGCGCGGGCCCGACACTCGACTTTGCCACGCTGACGGCCTGCTTTGCCGAGGCGAGCGTGGCGCAGAAAAAGGCCGACGATCCGTCGCCGCTCTACATGGTGCACGCCGGCGCCGGCGGCGGTGCCGAGATCCGCTACGACACCGACGAGGCAAAGGAGCAACGACAGAAAGACGCGCAAAACAACAACAACGACGACGGCGACCAAGGCGATCGGGGTGGCGATACACACAAAGAAGCAGAGGGAGACGATGGGACGCGAGAAAGGGGCCGGGTCGACGCCAGCGAGGACGACCGCCAAAGGCGTATCTATTGCTTTGCCAACGAGGCCACCTACGCTGCCTATCGGTATTTTCTCAGACACGCGTGGGAGGGGCTCGCCGGTGTGCCCGACGACTGGGGTCGACCATTGGCCAGCGACGTGCGCGGGTGGTTGGACAGCGCCATGCGCATGCGCGACTTGGCGCTCACGCTGCCGCAACACCGGCTGTGTTTGCCCGGGGGCATTCCGGCGGCACAAAGCCCAAACCGTGCACTGCGCCAGGGACCGCCCAACAGCCGGCAACGGTCGACAGCAACTGACGAGCGCGGACAAGGCACACACCAACACAGCCGACAGCAACGATCAGGCGCGACCGCCGGTGCGTGGGCAACGCCGCACGAAACACGGCTCGGCGACGCAAATCATTGTCCGTGGACGAGACGTCCTCGGCCGAGTGCGTCCGCGCTGCCGTCTCTATCGACACAAAAGGTTGGCCGCGGCGGGGATGGCAGCGGCGCGGCAATCGACGGTAGCGCCGTGGTCCCCAAATCGCCGAGACTCGCGGATGAGGACGCGGAGCGGACATGCGCGTGGGCTCTCGGCGCGGGACCGATGCGTCGTCGGTGACCGGCAGCAGCACAGGAAGCAAATGCGCCCCTGAATCGCGCCTGCCCACAAGCAAAAAAGCCGAATGCCGGCGCCCGCCACGATTGCACAAAAAGACGCGGCCCTTTTTGTTTGCTTTTTTTTTCGACAACAACAACAACAAAACATTTGGCAAAGGAGAAAAAACATATTTGGCGGATATGCGCAAGCCCGACAAAAAAAAAAGGAAGAGTGTCGGCCAATGGGCATCGCGACCAGAAAAAAAAGGATCCCAAAATGCTGTATGAAATGTGCGCGTGCGCGCGCGATTGTGCTCTGACGTCGTTGGCATATATTGTCGAGGCGGCCGCCGCGGCTGCCGGCTCGGCGCGGGTTTTTTTTGCGCTGCGACCGAGTTGTCGTCCGCCCTTTTTTTTTCCCGCGTCGCCCACGGCAGGTATTTGTTTGTGGGGGCGTCCCTTTTTTTCCCTCTCTGCATTTTTCCGTCGCGTCCCTCTTGCGCTTCTCTTTTTTTTTGGCAACCGCGCCCGCGCGCACTCTGGGCGTGCTTACGCCGGACCTCCAAGGCCACCTGTGCGACGCCCGGCGCCGCGCAAGACCCACTGCCGAGATCCGAAACTTTGCCACAACCGATGGAAACGGAAAGTGGACGCTGTACCGGAGCGCAGACGCCCGCGGAAGGACCGCCGGCGCGCCCGATGCCACCGCCGCCCGCGCGTGCGCCTCCCGCTTGCCAAGGTGCATGCGAAGCCGACCCGCAAGCCCGGTCGCTCATCGCCATGCACGTGGCAGTCGCACCGCGCACGCCCAGTGCTGTCGTCTTTTTCGGCGTCGATGCGTCGCGCGCGTCGACATGCATCGCCCTGCCGGTGCGCCCCGCCCCGCAATTTTGCCCTCTTTCTTTGTCGCCGTTGTTTTTTTCCCTTTTTTTATCGCGCCGTTTTTGCGTCTCCTTTTGGAGGCCGTTTTTTTGGCGGGGCCCGGTCCCCCCCCCCGTCTCCTCTTTGTGAGTCGGCCGCTGTGCCCATTTCTTTTTTTTTGGTATTGCGCGCGTGCTCTCGGCTTCCGCGCGCCGTCGCCGTACGCTGCGTTTTTTCTCTTTTCTTTTCCTCTTTTCCGTCCCGCCGTGTGGCTGCGCCCTGGTGGGGGGAGGCCGAGGCGAGGGTAAACCAAAGAGGTGCTGAATATTCTTGTCGTCGACGCAGACGGCGTTGCGGATCGGGGCCAGGTGGGACGCCGACGGACGCTCTGTCGTCTACATCAACGGCCAGAAGCGCCTCGCGCAGGTGCTGTCGGCGGCCGAGTCGACCGTTTATAGAGACACGCTCGGCGCCGACGTCCTCCAGCATCACGGCGACGCCGCCGACCCCGAACTGGCCGATCCAGTCGCGCTGCTCATGCTCTAAAGATCCAATGCCTTTATGCGCACGTCGGCGTCGATCTTGCGCCTCTCTTTTTTTTTGTTGTCTCCCACTCATTCCGACACTGTCAAAATCCCAACCGATCAAAAAGCGACCGACGCACGCGCGCTCTCTTGCCAGACAATCGTCTGCCCGCGATTGCAGCACGGGGGAGGGGAAGAAAAAAAAAGAAAAAACTTGGTTGGCGGGACAAAAAGTACGCACGACCCGACGACCGACACATTCATAATAAAAAAAAAAGACAGCGCGCCAAGAGACTGCCGCGCTCGTCCTTTTTTGGCATTGTCTTGGGGCGACGTGATAAAAGAGACGCACACACACGCACGACGACGATGCCAGAGGCAAAGGACCCAACACTCGAATGCGCACATACACACCAACAACGAGGAACAGCGACAAATGGTGTGCCGGCGGCCCGTTGTGCCTATTTCTCCGTCAATGAAAATTCAAAAATCGCGGTTTGGACTAGGAATGAAAACGGCCCGTTGACGCCGCGCCGTGACCGACATCAATGCACAAACGATTCTTTGTGGGTTAAAAGAAAAGAAAATTATGTCGCCACATGGGTGAGCACAAGAGATGCGCCGCGGTCAAAAAAAATTTACACACACACGTCCGCGAGCGCGTCGGGACAGTCGCACGCCCCCGGCCCCCGCACAGACCATGGGGTTGTATCCGATGGCCAAGGCCTACTATGGTTTTCGCGTGCCGATGCCGCATGCGCAGGGCGCCTCCTCTGTGCGGCGCCTCCTGGAGCAATGCGACATTCACGCACCCGACGAGATGGGTAACGGGATCGCGCTCTTTGCCGACGACATGGGCGTTAACGTCATGCTCCACGAGGCCGATGTCTGCACGTGGAGGGGTCCATGGTACGACGGTCCCGAGCCCGCAGGGGCGCTCTTGGTCAAAGCCGCTGCCGCGATGCCGGTGCCGACGGCGACGCCGCCAGAGCACGACACACTTGTCCACTGGGCATCTGTCTTGGGCGTCGACTCGGCGCTTGTCGGCGCTTGGGCGGTGGGGTTTGTTGAGTACAGCACGCATCCGGGCGATCCGGCGTCGTTTTGTCACGCCGTGCGCTTGGACACGGCGGCGACCGCGTAAGTGCACCGCCAACTGCCGACAACAGCACCCTTTTGCTCGGTCTGCTGCCGGTTGACCGACCGGATGCTGTGTTTTTGTGTTTTTTTTATTTGCTGTCGACGGCAATAAAATCGCATCTGCCATGTTGATTGGTGTCTGGTCCTTTTTTTCGTGTCGGGCGGCGGCGCACGCGGCCCCGCGGATCTGGTGGTCGAGCCTTTTGTTGATCTTTTTTTTTCAAGTTCTCTTTTCTTGGTGTGGGACGGGGCGACAATGGCAAAACCCTGCGAGGGCGGTGGGCGAGCGCGACAAGGGAGGCCACAGAAACGCACGCGCACAAATGCGACGGTCCCGATGTCTTTTTGTGTGTGTATGTGTGCTTTATCTATTCAGCGATGGGCGGGAACGGCGGGCCGAGTGGCGTTGGCCTCCTCCCAGGCCTTTTGCTTGCGCGGCACCGGCACGGCGCCGCCGAGCACCAGGTCGGTACCCTTGACCGGATGCACGTAGGCCATCATGAGCATTTCGCGCTTCCAGCGGAAATGCACGTAGCCGCCGCCACGGCGCGCCGCGCTCAGCATGTCGGCGAGCGGGCTCGGCGCCCGACTGTGTGCGCCACGACGTCTGCGGGCCGGCGCGATCGGCGCGCCCCCATACGCGGGCGTACCGGCGTCGCCTTGCTCATCGTCGCCGGTGGCATGCGCAACGCCGCCCGTGTGGTCGCCGTCGACCACACGATGAAACCCGGGCACGCGGCCCGTAGCACCGCGCGCCAAGTGCCGCGTCTTGCCGTGGGCCCACACGCCGCCGCGCGAGTCGACGGCAAAGGCAAAGCCGCGCCCGCACGAGCCCAGGCGCACGGCTTCGATGGCGTCTAGCATCTCGTGCACGAGCGGGTCCGCGGCGGCGATGGCGGCCATGTGTGCCTTGGACGCTGCCGCCGAGGCCGATGGCGGCCGCGTCGATTGAGCCGACGGCGTGTTGGACGGCGCGCGGGCGCGCGGTCGTGGATGGGCGGGAGGCGTCACCGCTGCAGTTGTTGTCGGATCGATCGACGCGGGAGGCGCAGAGGCGGCGCGCTGCTGGGCGTCGCGCATGACGCCGCTGGCGTGCCGCGACAGGGCCTTGACGTCGGTGCGCAGTCGCTGCTTTTCGCCCACCCACGCCTTGACGTAGCGCACGGCCGATGCAAAGAGCACGAGCGAGATCGTGACGAGCGTGATGATGACGACCAGGAGGAGGAACGACCAGCGCACCTCGCGCTCGGTGCACACGCACGACCCGAGGACAAAGGCCGGCGCGCGCGTGCACTTGGAGCCGCTGTCTGGTCGATCGCCCATCCGCCAATCGAAAAAAAAAGAAAAGAAAAAGAGACGCGGAGGAATGCAAAGGCAGAGGGCCAAAGAAAAAAAGAGAGGAGACAAAGACAGGCGAGGCAACGGAAAAGAGGCGGCCTGTGTCTCGGCGCTAAAAGCAGAGGCGCCTTGCAAAAGTTGCGAAAAAAAAAGAGATGCGGCTGTTGTTGTCGCCGCAGCCCAATGGCGCGGATGGCAAAAGGGCAAAAAAAAAGGGAGCCGCGGGCGAGGCTCTTGTCTTATCTCCAGCGACTGCAGGTTACCGGCGGCGACGGCTCTGGCGTCGTCCCGGTGTCTCTTGTTGTTGTTGTTGTTGGTGTCGCGCACGCGCAACCACCAGGGGCAATTTCATCAGGAAAAAGGGGCCGACGATGACAACGACGGCGACAGGCGTGCGCTAGTCTTTTGTGGTCGACGCGGCGACGGCGCGAGGAAATACCACATCAAGAGAAAGAGTCGGTCAGACACCCTCGCGCGCGCGTGGGCAACATAGATAGCCTCGCCATCCCGCGACCATTGTCGCTATCCAGCCGCAACCCCCTGCGCCAGCCGCAGCCAAAAAAAAAGGTTGCTCTTTGTTTTCAATCTTCTTCTTGCGTGCGGGAAGAGGACAAGGGCCGTCGGCGGCGTCGTTGGTGACACACGCAGGCACAGAGACACGGCGACAGGCCCAAAAAAAGGACGCGCCTGCACCTCGACAGCAGGACCCACCGTCGAAAAGGAGCAAAAGGGAAAAACCAAAAAAAAGGCGGCCGAGGCGGGGCAGCGGGTCAGCGTCGACCGTACAAGGTAAAGGAGGGAGATGGCTTCCGCAAGCGGCGCACAGGCAACGGCCGGCGGCGTGGCGCCCGTGGGCACGATCACCAGCAGCGGCTTTGTGCCTGCAGTGTGGACGACCGCAGCACCGGTGCGACCCCCCGTAATTGTTTCGACGACGACGAGCCAGTCATCAACGCAGCAGCAACAGCAACAGCAGCAGCAATACCAACAGGGCCAACCGCTCGTGTCGGCCCCTTTTCTTTCTCCGTCGGCTTCTCCAGCACACGGGCAGCCGCCGGCGCACTTGCCCCAGGGCGCAGAGGGCCTCTACGACCCGCCGCTGCCGCCGACGGGTCCCTACACGCTGCGCTGCGCCGAGGACGTGCCGGTGACCGGGTCGCTCGATCCGTGCGTGCCGCGCGGCTGGATACGCGCCTTTAACACAGCGCTGGTCGCCGCGGCCCTCGGCGTCACGATCTACGCCGGCAAGTCCTTTGATGACATCCGCGGCGACGACGACCCGGCCATCCGTCGCGAGAAGATGCGCCTCCTGGGCGCCGGCGTGAGCACCGTAGGCGTGCTCCTGTGGCCCGTGATGTGGGACGCGCTCGCCGGCTACGCCATCGTCGCCCACCACCCGCTCACCCTGTTTGGCTTTGCCTGGCCCATCATCATGTCGATGCTGGATCTGTCCTACCTGGCCGCCGACAAGAATTCGGTGCAGGCCCAGCGCGTGTTTGGCCTCGGCGAGGTGTCGAGCGACGCCAACACGCTCGTGGGCGTGGCCTTTGCCGTGGGCAGCCTCCTCGTGAGCCAGGGCAACACGCGCCTGGCCGACGCCACCATCCCGCTGCTCATGTACGCGCTGCTCCTCCTGATCGCCTTTATCGTGCCGATCCCGACGCTCGACCCGGACGACTATAGCGGCTTCATCACGGGCGCCATCCAGCGCACCTTTTTCAACTATGCCATGGGCTTTGTCATTGCCGGCATTTCGATCAACATCTCGGGACAGACCGGCCGCGGCCTCCAGTCGGCCCTCCAGCGCCTCTGCCTCCAGGGCCAGGCCCGCGGCCAGAGCAACTAGCCGTTGCCGAAGAAGGGAAACCAGTGAGCATAGACACCACGGCGCACACTCTCTTTCTCTCTGCGTGCGCTGGCAGCCCCTTTGCCGCGTGCCGACAACCCCTTTTATTTCCGTCCAAAGAAAAAAAAAGAATTCGTGTGCGCTTTCTCTGTTTTGATACCGCACGTGCGTACGCGTGTGATCGCGTCTCTCTGTCTGTGCCTTTGCCGCGCGCGGGCCGCACTGGCGCAGAGTTTGGTCCCATCGCCATTCTTTTTCGTGGCAACAACAATTGCAGATCAGAAGAATCGCCCCTGCCCCAACCGCCGGATGCGACGACACCAGGCATCCTTTTTTTTTGGCGGCGACAGCCAACAATTGTGTCGTCCCCTCATTTCGGCTCTGCAGCGCCAAAAAAATGTGTGCGCGCGCGATCCTTTTCATCGTGCGTCCCTCCTTTTTTTTTCCGGTGACGACCGCCGGCCTGCGTGACCATCTCTGTTTTTTTGATTGGCCGGCGTCTTGGCAAAGGACAAAAAGATGGCCTTTGGCGTGCGACGCCTTTGGGCAAGTCTCAGCCTTTTTTTTTTGTGTTGAGACCGGGTGCGGCCAAAGGCCGGCGCCAACACGCGAATGACATAGGGCGGTCTGCCAATGTGCGTGAGCGTGGACCAAAGAAAAACAGCATCGACATTCTCTTTTCAGCGGACCTGAGATTTTTTATTATTCGAAAAAAAATGCCATCGGGCAGCAAACACTGTGCCCATCGTGGCTGCGGGTGAAAGAAAAAGAGGATAGGGGGATTATGCCAGCGAGTCGTGCGATGCGCGCTCGGCGAGCATGCGCGCTGCGATCCAACGCGAGCACGCGTGTCCGGCGCGTGGGTCGGCCGCGGCCGCGAGTTGGTGCGCGCACACGGCCACCCCGTAGCGCTCGCCGAGCACGAGCGCCTCGACGTTGCCGCTGCGCACGGCGCTCTTTTGCCACGACAAGTCGGACGTAGGACGCGTCAGGCGCGCCATCACCGACAGACGCACCTCGCGATCTGCCTTGTCGCGCTTCGAGGCGCCCATGGCTTGTTTGTCGAGGGCGACCGTGCGGTCGCGGTGGCCGCACAGAAAGAGGAGACGCTCCAAAAGGGCCGTGCCGCCTGCCGCGGCGTCTTTCCAGATTCGCCACTTGCGCACGATATCTGTCAGGCCACTGGTGTCGTCGCCAGACAAGTAGACGCGCAAGAGAGCGTCCTCGACAATCTCGACGCTGTCGTTGAGACACGCGTCGAGAAAGAGTCGCTCTGCGGCGTGGCCGCGATCAAGGTCTGGATAGACGGCGACCAACCCGCGGACCAGATCGGCGCGGTCGCACCTGACCAAGACGCCGCACAGATCTTGCATAAACTCGACGGCAAAAAAGCCGCGGCGTAGTGCCTCGCAAAGGAATGCGCCGATCTCAATGGCAGGCCGACCTGTCGGGCGTCGTTGTGACGCGGCGCCCCCACCGTCGTCATCGCCACGATCGTCGTCAATGCCAAGAGAGGCGACCACACTCGCCGAGCGACCCGTGTCCGACGAACGAGCAGACATGGACAACACGTCGACGATTGTCCAGTGGTATATGGGCACAGTGCCTACCCGGCAGCAATTGAAAACCCACCGTCGGCCGACGGCACAGCGCGCCGACACGAGCCGTCCAGATGCGAGGCATGCGCCAAAGTCGGCATGTTCCTCCACCCCACATTCGCAGATCGAGCATCGGCAGTGGTACGAGCGGAGATTGCCGCCCGCACGCGACGCCCATGCATCGCGCAGTAAATTGGCGCGCTCAGGACCCACAGCGCCAGCCGAGGCGATCACGGCGGCCCACCGCGGATGGGTCATGCGCGCGGCAAAGCGCCACGCCGGATGCAAAAAGGGCACGCCGCGCTCGTCGACGCCGTTGAGGATCATGTCGAGGATCTCGGTCGGCAGCGACTCTGTCATTTCTCTCCCTCTTTTTTTTCCCGTTTGTTTAAATAGAGTTTGGCTTTGCCGTTGCTTGGCGGCTTTGTGGTCGATGCCTCTCTCTTTGTCTGTGCGTCTGTCTGGCCCTCTTTGCGCGCGAGCGCCTCCGCCCCAGACGACCCTTTTTCTGTGGACCAACAGCCGCTCACCCTTTTTTTATCTCTTCTTTCTTTTTCCCCCTCCAAAGAGGCCGGCTCGTCGCTTTTCCGGCCTTTGGCCAAAGCAACAGCGCCGAAAAAAAAAGTCGAGGCCAACTTGCGCCGCAAGCCGCGCGGTCCGTCTTGCCGGGTCTGCTGCGGCGCCTGTGTGGTCTTTAGAAAACACGATTCGATTGGTTGACGACTTTTTCTGCATATTTTAATTATTTTCTTTTTGCCCTTTTCAGCGGCATCGGGGGGAGGTCGAGGCCTGGCGGCGGTGCAGCCTCTTTTTTTTCCTTTTTTTCCTTTTCACATTTTTCATGTGTGTATGTTTGGCGGGGCTGCCTGGCGTGCGCGCCGAAGCGATGATCGTGGGCCGGTTAACCGACGGCTAAAAAAATCTAGGATTTTCTTGAGGATTCTTTGATTTATGTGATTCGCCGTTGGGCAAGTTTGTGAGGATCGGCCGCTGGGCAGGCGCTGCGCACACCGAAGCGGTCCCGTGGCCCTTGGTTTTTATTTTTTCTTTTATATGTTTTCGTTTTTAATACATTCGTCCGTTGCGTGCGAGAGCAGCACCAAAAAAACAAAAAGTCGAAAAGGAGGCGGAAAAAAGACTAGAAAAATCTGTTTTTGTTGAATTATGGATGCGGGCGCGCATGCAACAAAAAACAATCAAGAGTAGACGAGGCCATGTCTGACCATGAGCGCGCGCAGCGAGGCCACAGACGCACTGTCTTGGGTCGAGTCGCCCAATGCGGCTGCGGGGAGGGGTCTCGGCCTGCATAGCGATCGCCAGGTCCGTCGCGCGGCCTCGTCCGTAGATGCATGACCATAGAGGGTGGCCAAAATGTGCGCCACAAGGGCGGCGGCACGGTCCCTCTTGCAGAGCAGCGAAAGCGCCGGGCATTTTTTGCAATAGGAAAAGGGCAGAGGCGGCACGGCGGCGCGAATCGCGTTGCCCACACAGTCGGTGGCGATGCCCCACAGGTCAATCTCGCTCAGGTCGCACGAGGATCGCGTGGCGATGAGGTTTATGATCTGATCGAGCGCGTCGATGGCCCCAGTGGCGACGGCCGCGCGTACGAGCGCCCTCCAGCCAAGAGGTTTGAAGCGGCCCGCCACAGAAGCGGGCCAGCGCTCGATGGCACGCACGACCAATGCAATGCCCTCGGCCGCGTGTTGCGGTCGCGCCAAATAACGATTGATGAATTGGCGCACAACGACGACGCCGTCGTCGGTCGTCAACATGGGGCTCATGACGTTGCACAGTGTGTCGACCATCGTCAGAATCTCACCGACACCGCCGTCGCCTTTGGGCGACGCTTTGCGAGGCGACCTCCCAAAGCACTGGCACACGTTGCGGGCATCGAACCGCCAGTCGTCACAGTCATAGCGATCGACGATGGAGCCCAGGGCCAGCGCACACCCTTGTGCGAGGGCGATCGAGGTAGAGGGATCGCGCGTGTCCGAGGCACGGGCCAGGAGCCACAGAACAGTCTTGTCGTTGCCTCTGTCGGCGGCCGTTTCGATCAACTCGTGGACGCGGATGGGGACCCCATACCGCTCGCCCACAACAAGGGCGTCGGTGTTGTTGCGGCGCACGGCGTGCTTTTGCCAGGTCAGGTCGGTCTCGGGCCTGGCAAGGCGTGCCGCTCGCCTTTGGGCCGCTTCTCTGTGTTGGCCGGTGGTGGTGGTGGTGGTGGTGGCGCTGTTTGCGCTGTTGTGTGGGTTGTCGGTGACGTCGGCCTCGTCGTGAGCGCAGAGTCTGAGGAGATACTCCAACACGCGGCTTCCGCCCCAGCGCGCCGCCTCTTTCCACAGACGCCATTTGTGCGGACCCGACTTGGCGCCGCCGTCGCACAATTTGTCTGCGTGGACGAGGGCATCCTCGACAATTTCGACAGCGTCGTCGCAGCAGGCACAAAAGAGCACATTGTTGATGACCCGCGGTGTTGCGTAGGCGTCCATGAGCGGGCGCATGAGATCGGCCCGGTTCCACCCACAGATGATGTATGTGACATCGTACAAAAACTCGCTATCGCAACAACTCCAACCAGCATCGTCGTCGTCGCCGTCGGGGTGTGCTCTCTTGATGCCGTGCCAGAAATCGCCCCGTATGGGCCGCACGGGAAAGGGTCCCGTCAAAGCGTCGCCTTGGATGTATGGCGCGACCAGGTCGCATACAACTCGTGTGTCGATGACTGGCGCGGCCATGGACAAGAGCGCGATCGCCGCTCGATCCTGCGGCGGTACACCGTCCTTGGAGCACCATGTCAGAACCCACGGGCGGCCGACTGCGCAACGGGACGAGACAATGCGGCCCAACGCGAGCGACTCTTTGAAATCGTCGTGTTGGCCATAGTCGCATTGGCATGCGTACTTGTCGCCGGTCCCATTGGCAGACGGCGCTCGCCACGCGCGAGAATAGGCTTTGACGCGTGCGTGCGTCCCGGTCGTCACTTCCGCGCTGATGAGGTCACGCCACAGCGGATGGGTGGCGCGCGCTGCAAAGCGCCAGCGCGGGTCGAAAAACGGCGTGCCTTGGGCGTCGAGGCCGTTGAGGATCATGTCCAGCAGTTCGACGGGGAGTGCACCGATGTCGGCCATTCCGTGCGTGTCTCTAGGAGGCAGCGGCGGGCAGAGGGGAAAGGGGTGGTTGCTCTCGCGCGACCGCTTTTTTGTGGGGTTTTGGTTTTTTCGAAATCTTTTTTTTTTTCGTATGCTTGGTTTCTTGGGCGTGTGGTTGTTCGGCTGACGGACGCGCCAATAGAAAAAAAGAGGAGGATGCAGTCGGCATCTGGACGAAAAGGGAAGACGCCGCTGCTCTCGGGGCGCTGGCGACTTTGTGGTGCCAACCTTTTTCTTTCGTGGTCATGTTTTTATTTATTTTGTCGGGGCGCAAAACCGCACAAAGGTACATTGGTCCTTGCGCCCTTGTCGTCGTCGTCAAGAGAAAAAAAAAAGAAAAAAACGACAGAAATTTTGGCACAAGGAAAAAGAAAGAAAAAATTACAATGTGGCCGTTTGCCAATTCATCGGGCCATACTTGCCGCGCGAGCGCAAATAGTCCTCGATCGTTGCCACGGTGGCCTCGCGTGACTGCCCCACCGGGAGGCGCCTCATGCGCGCAAAGGCCTCGACCTCGTCGTCGGGGATGCCGTCGCGCACGGCCTGCGGCGTGGGGGCGTAAAATTCCGAGCACGCCGACTGGCGGCCGACACTGGCCGTGCACACGGCATAGGGGTTGTAGCAGCGGCCCGTGCCCAAGGCGTCTGGCGTGTCGTAACAGCCGGCTTTGTTGCGCGCGGCCACGTGTAACAGACAACGGCAGTATTTCTTTTGTTGATCGTCGAGCGGCGCGCCGCGCCAAAAGTAGCCGTCGACGGTGGGTGGCGCCGGTGGCAGTCTGTCTGACCACGGGATCATCTCTGACGTCGTAGGTCTCGGTCGCGTGGCGCCAAAAGCGGCACGCCTCTCGCCGACGACATTGTATCCGACATTGGCATAATCGCCATCGTCGCCGTTGACGCCATCATCGCCATAGTCGCTCTCGTCGCCATAGTCGTACCGCGTGTAGCGCCTGTTGGTCGTCGGTTGAAAGGAAAACATTTTTTCTCTCGATTTTTTTGCTCTGTCGATCTCTTCTCGTTGCTGGTCGAGCGCGCCACGTGATCGGTAGCGACTCTTTTCAATACACGACTATTGGGCAAAGATCCTTTCAATAACGGCCGTGCGATCGAGCGCGCTCGCGACGACAACGCCCAACAAGCGCACTCGACTTTTGTTGTCGCACCCTCGTGTGGGTATCGTCTTTTTTTCCGCTGTCCTGTTTTCTTCCGGCGCCTTGGTGGAGCCCGCGCGCGCGGCGGCGCCTACGGGCATGTATGTCTGGCATTCCCGTGTTTTTTCTCGACGCTTTTTTCGCCCTTTTTCAAATTGTTTTTTTAAAAAATGCATCAAAAGAAAACAACGAATAAAACACGAAAGAAAACAAGTGGGTTTGGTGTGGCAGCGCGACAAAGGCACAGTGCCCGCGGTCTAGTGGGCGACGCGCTTGCCCGTGCGCACGACCGCGGCAACATCTGCCCACGGGTGCACGCTCCTCGCCTGGTCGGTGGTGATGAGGTCGCCCAGTCTGCACCTGCCACGGGCGCGCAGGGCGTCGATGGCGTCGGCACAATCGTCGTGGACAATGGCGGCGTACGTGAGGGCAATTTCGACCGTGTCGCTCCACGTTGCGGGCTGCCTGTCGAGTTGCTCAATGGCCCAAAGGAGCGTGAGCGCGCCGGCAGCCTTTACCGGGCGCCTCTCGTCTCTCCCATGGCTCCACCACGGCACCGTATCGGGCTGCCATAGAGACGGATGGGCCTTGAGAATGGCGTCGGCCATGTCTGTGCGACCAAACAGGAGCACCTCTTTCAAATCGCCGAACGTGGGCGCGTAGCCCGTGGAGAGGATGACGGCGAGCGCCTCGACATTGTTGCGAGGCGCCCTCGCGGCCCATCCGATCGCCTCGCAGGAGTAATCTGCATCAGCGCACCCCGTGCGCCACTGTGACAGACGGCATGGTGGCGCGCACTCGGTGAGCGCCCACGAGAGCACTGCCACGTGCCCGCCTGCCGCGGCCGCCGCCGCTGTCCATGCGTCCCAGCGACAGCGCACGTCGGGTCCGCGCAGCCATTTGAGCAGGTCCAGGTGACCGCCCCTGGCCGCGTTGGCACACATGTTGGGGCCCCACCAGTCTTCCACCTCGTCGGTACCGGTCTCGTCGGTGATGGCTGACCCGCTTTGGTCGCAGGCGCTCGAATGCATGCCGCCGCCGTCGGCGTGCCATGTCGGCCACATTTCGTCCCGGTCGAAAAATTCTTCGGCGTCGTCCACATCGCACATATGATTGTCGGTGGGGTTGCCGGTCCAGACCACATCGTCGCAGCAAGAGTCGTCACTGCTGTCGTCTGATCCATCGCCCTCGTCGTCGTCGTGGCCGCCGTCATCGACGGCAATGGCCCCGCGTGGGTCGTTGCCATTGTCGTCGCCGTCGCCGTCGTGATCGCTATCCGAGGGCGCATGGTGGCCCAGGTCCCTGGCAAGGAACCATTCAAGTAGGGCCTTCTGCCCGCCGCGTGCGGCCGCATACCGTGCGGCCGCCCTTACGAGGCTGGGCTTGCGCTTGAGGAAAAAGGCGATGGCGTCGATGGCGCCGGCGTAGGCTGCAGCGCGTACAATCGAACCGCACAGCCGCACGCGAGGGTGCTTGAGCAACCAGCGCAGCAAATCCAAATGCGACCCAGCGGCTGCTGCGGCCAATGTGGGCTTGCCGATGATGAGCGGATTGGCACGTCGCGCCGTGTACATGTAGACCTCGCTAGCATCGGCTTTGCCGTGGCGCCTGGCCACGCGCTGCAGGGCGGCCTCGACGTCTAGCGTGATGATGCCTCTCCATGCATGGGACACGCGCGCCGCCAGCGGCCTCCATGGCTTGGCGAGGTGTGCGTTGAGCACCAGGGCGAGGATTTCGGTGGGCAGCGTCTCGATCGTTGTCGGTTGCATTGCCCTCTTTTGTTTTTCCTTTCCCTGCGCTTGCCCTCTCTTTGTCGGTCGGGCGCTCGCACGGCCGGGCTTGGGCCGTTGCCCTTTTTTTCCCTTTGTGGCGACTTTGGATATGGTCGCGCGTTCGCGGCTTGTTGTCGTGTGACGATGGCGCGGCCGACAGCGCAATCTGCGTCGACCCGCGCAAAGGGAAAGACCGTCTGCGCAAAATTCTTTTATGGTCGGTGCGTCGCCATTCGGGCGTGTAGGTTTTGGACAAAGGGCCTGTGGTCCCTTGTTGGCCGCCTAGATTAGGTGCGGTTGGTGTCGCCAGCAATTTTGGTTCAGACACACGCCGAACATGCGCTTGCCGCTGATGCGCGGGCCCGTATTTTTATTTTTATATTATTTTTGCCATCGATACGACATGAAAAAGAAAAGAATCAAAGCGCCAAAAAAAAGGGCGCGGAAAAAAGGATCAGGCCCTGGTGCGTGCGCCCGCGCGCAAAACACTTGCGACGTCGTCAAACCCCCGCGGGTTGACCTTTTCGGCTTGCGCGTCGGTGATGGCGTCGCCCGACCTGAACTTGTTGCGATCGCAGAGGGCCTTGACAACGTCATCATGGTGCCCGACGAGAGCGGCATAGGTGAGCGCAATCTCTAGCGTGTCGGTCCACGTCGAGGGAGGGCCGTCGAGTTTGGCAACGGCCCAGAGGAGCGTGTGCCTTCTGGCGTCCTTTTTTTCGCACCTCGCGTCTGTGCCGACTGCCCACCACAGCACGCCGTCGGGCTGCCACGTTGCAGGGTCGGCCTGCAGCATGAGGTCGGCCATCTCGGTCTGGCCCCATGAGAGTACCTCTCTGACGTTGTCGATTGTGGGCGCGTGTCCCGTGGCGAGAATGGCCGCGAGCACCTGGACGTTGTTGCGGGGCGCCCTTGCGGCCCATTCGATGGCCTCGTCGTGCCGGATGCGACACGGCGGCGCGCACTCGGCGAGCGCCCACGAGAGCACATGGGCGTGCCCGCCGGCGGCCGCTGCAGACGTCGTCCACGAGTCCCACCGGCATCGCACCTCGGGACCGCGGAGCCACTTGAGGAGGTCGAGGTGACCGCCACGGGCCGCGTTGGCGCACATGCTTGGACCCCACCAATCCTCCAACTCGTCGGCGTCGGCGTCGTCGGTGATGCACGATCCGCTATAGTCGCACACGTCCGACTGCATGCCCTCGTCGACGCGCCATACGGGCCACATCTCGTCCCTATCAACAAATTCCCCGCCGTCGTCGTCTGTCGAGACGTCCGTGTCGGGTTCGCTGTCGCCGCTGCGACTTGACGCATCTCGGGATCTGGCGCGGTGCCCGGCGTCGCAACCAAAAAAGCGATACTGGGTAGCGTCACCCTGGAGGACTGTAACGTCGTCATCGTCCTCTGTCTCGCATGGTTGACCATCTTGGTGTCCGTCATCGGTATCACTGTCGTCGTCGTCGCGATAGTCACCGTCAGGCGTGGCGCTATCGTCATTGGTGCCTTTGTTGTCATCATCATCATCGTCGTCGTCCAAGATGCGAATAGCATCGTTGCTGATGTCGTCGCCGTCGCCCGACGCCGAACCTAAAATGCGTCCCAAATCCATTGTGTGGAACCATTGAAGTAGGGTCTTTTGTCCACCGCGTGCAGCCGCGTAGCGTGCCGCCGCGCGCACGAGGTCGGGCTTGTGCTTGACGAAAAAGGCGATCGTGTCGATGGCGCCGCAAAATGCCGCGGCGCACACGACCGAGTCGCTGACGCGCACGCGCGGGTGGACGACGAGCCAGCGCAACAGGGCCACATGCGACCCGGCTGCGGCCGCGGCCAGGGTGTGCTTGCCGATGATGAGTGGGTTGGCACGCCTTGCCGCGCGGCTGTCGACATGATCGGCAGTGGTCTTGCCATGGCGCCTGGCCACGCGTTGCATGGCGGCCTCGACGTCCAATGCGACGACGGCTCTCCATGCGTGAGACACACGCGCTGCCAACGGCCTCCACGGCTTGGCGAGGTGTGTGTTGAGCACCAACGAGAGAATCTCGGCAGGCAGACAGTCGATCGTCGTTGGTTCCATCGTGAGCCTTTTGCTTGTGTTCTTTTGTTTTCCTCTTCTTTTCGCACGCTCCTCCTCGGTGCCTTTTTTTTTGTATTTTGCCGCAAGGGAGGACAGGGAAAAAAAAAGAGAGTCGGCAACGGAGCGGCTTTGTGTGGGTGCCTCTCGGTTTTTTGGGGCGGGCCGGTTTGCTTGTGCGTTGTTTGTCGCCACCGGGCCCTTTGGTTGCGCGGGCGGCATTCGCCCCAATCCAACGGACCGTGCGCGCCCAGTGCCACTGGGTCGATGAGTCGGCCCGACAACCGAAAGCATTGCATTTTTTGTATTGTTTTCAATTAATAACGCCAAACAAAAGGCGGGACGCGAGGCAATCTTTTTTTTTTGATCGCAAGGCCCAGTTGGCTAGCCGACGAGGCCGCAAGCGGCCATGTTTTCGTCGTCTCATCTTTTTTTCTTGTCTCTCCTCTTTTTTTTGGTTGCGCGCTGCGCGGGTTCCCACCATGTCGGCGGTGGTCTCTTTGGGCTGTGCGCGCTCCCGGTCCTTGTGTACGCCATTGGCACGCGGCTGCACCTGGATGTCGTCCACGATATACGAAAAACGAAAAAAACTATTTTTTTTCTTGCAAGTCTGGCCGCGGGCGCCAAAACACCACACACTCGTGCGGCGTGCGTCCGCCCTAGGAAAAAAAATGGTCGCAAGGCGAGCATAAAGACGAAAAAGGAGGCAATGGCAAAAAGAAAACAAGGAAAGAGAGATTGCTTAGGGAGGGCCCGCATAGACCATGACCGCGACCCGCATTGTCTACAACCTCACGGGGAGGCCTCTGCGCACGCGCCGTTGGGCAGGCGCTCACGTACACCCCGCGGTACCTTTGTGGCCCGTGGCCCTTCCGGCGCTCTATGAACTCGATGAGCGCGCTGCCGACGAGACCCCGAGCCGAGCCGCAGGTGCCGACCAGATGGAGGGTCCGGTTGCCGGTACCGCTGGCGACTGGCAAGACGTTGTGTGTTGCATCGGCTGCGGCGTCCATCTGGGCGACGCCAACGCACGCCAATACTGCGCCAAGACCCACTGCCCGTTTGCGCCGTCGCCGGAACGCGAGCCGGTACCTTGCACAAGCCCGACCAGGCCATAGCCTCGATTTTCCTTTTTTTTTTCTCCTAATTCTAGGGTTTACTGGATTGTTGGTGCCATTCACAAGAGAAGAAATGGCCAAAAAATGGGTTTTTGAAGAAGAAAAGGCGAAAGCGTTGGGCCCGCCTTTTGTGCCGTGTGGGTGTGTGTGTGGGCAGAACGGCGGGCTGGCGGCGCAACGCGCATCGCTTTTGTCGAGAACAGCGATGGCCCTGCAGAGGGCGGTGGTCGCGCTTTGGGCCCTGCCGTTGCATGACGCGGCCCGACGGCAGCGGCAGAGGGCAAAGACAACCGCCTCGGCGACGACCAACCTCGTGGCCTCGTCCTTGTTTGCACAAGTCGCCGCCGTAGAAAAAAAAAAGAGAGTCGTCGGCCACAACTACCGCCGGTCCCGCATTGTTGACGCGACGCATACAAGCAGACACATGGCAACCGCGGTGCTTTCACGAGCGGACGTTGCTGCCGGTCAACAAGCAGACATCGCGCCTGTGCGACCAAGACAAGTGCCGTCAAAGTCTTGCGTTGCCTCGGACGCGCATGGGACATCATCGGTATCGTCGCCGGCGGCGACATCGACCACGGCGACAGACGCCACGTCCGTGGGCGTGGCGCGCGTGCAGTGTGCCTATCCGATTGCGCTCGTGCTGCGCTCGGACGCGTCGGTGGGCGAGGCATTGTGGATGCGAGGGTCACCCGCGAGACCTGTGATCCATCTGGGCGAGCAAGTCTTTCTAGACTTTGATGCTGTCGCTGCGGCGATGCGCGCTCTCGCGCCGGGCGCCGATCGGCGGCGCACCTCACCCAGGCGCGCGCCCGCCGCGCGCAACTTGTTGGACGCGCGCGTGAGCGTCGCCAAGAACGAGAGCGACGAGCCCGTAGTCGCTACCGTGCCGCTCGCGACCCTCTTGGACTCGGCCGTTGAACAAGATCGTGCAGGCGCGCGAGCCTTGTGCGTGGCCCGAAGCGCCGTCTGGGTGGGCCAGGCGCTTGCGCAGCGTCGACATCCGCCGTCGCGTCCACAGCGTTCGACAGAACAGGCGCGGAGCGACATGGAGCGTATGATGCGTCGCCTGGACCGCATCGTATCTCGCGTGGCGTCCGATAGCGCACGAGGTCGAACCGGGCACGTGAGCGATGATGATGGAGGTGATGATGATGACGGCGACGGCAACGACGGTGTCGATGCCGACAGTAGCCAAACCCCGCATGCTGAAACTGTGGACGTCGCCATGGACGACGACGACAATGCTATCGAGATTGTTGTGCGCGCCCCGGTGCCTACCACAAGAGGCCGGCGAGGGCCGGTGCCAGCGCCGGCTGAGATCGGCGGTTCGCGAGAGACCGTTTCGACGCCGCGGCGGCGTATTGCCAAGCGACCAAGGCCGGAAGCGACGACGACCACGACCGTGCCGACAGCACGACCGCGGCCGGCCAAGCGCACGCGCAAGTCTCGCGCGGTCAATACGCCCGAGTCGCCAGAACCGCCGAGAACGGCGCCGCCTGCCGACAAGACAGACGACCACACGTCGAGCGACGCAAAGCACACTGTTCCGACGGCCGTGTGCGATATTGTCTTGCGCCCGTGCACCCAAGCACCTGGCATCGAGTGCAGCATATGCATGCGCGACGATGGCACCGTGTTGTGGGACGTGCCCCAGGCGCGGCCGGCTACGCTGCACGACCTCTGGACCGACCCCGACCGTCACGTGCTCGTGCCTGATGGCGCACGCCTGCCCGACAATGCCATCCTCGTCAATCCGTGCCGGAACGCAGACCACGCCGTGTGCGTCGGATGCATGCGCGCCGTATTGCTCAACCGCGGTCGCCCACCGGTGAGCGTTGCGCGCGCGGCGGTCGGCTGCGTGTCGCTGGATGGCGAGTCGCGGTGCGCCGCCACGGCCTACCCCGAAGCGCACCCCTTTGCCCTTGTGCTCGACGGCGGCGAGGCGGCCCATCTGGCGGGCCTCTACGATCGCCATCGCTTCCCCGGCATGGAGGTCATTGCCTGTCCGCTCCACGTGGTCATTGACCGTCCGGTGCCTGCGGGGCGCCGGCGCGGTCCGCGCATCGAGGTCCTTCCTTGTGGCGCCGAATGCATCGTCGAGCACGACCGCGTGGCGCGTGCCGTGCGCGGCCACCTGGCCGTTGCCTGCACACAGAACCTGCGGTGCGCAGGCACCTTTTGCTACCACTGCCGGTCGCGCCTGCCGACGGGGGCCGCCCGCTGCGCGCGCTGCACGCACGTTGCCGAGCACAACAATCCCGAAGGCGTCAACCGCTACTTTTACCGGCCGGGACTCATGGCGTCGACGGGCCCCGCCGACAAGATCGGCCCTGTCACTTTGCAGCAGTCGGGCGCCGGCAACGATGTCCATTTGCTGCGCAACCGCGAGATCACCCAAGAGGTTGCCGTCGACCAGATCGAGCGCGTGCTGGCCATGGACCGCGTGGCGCAGCCGTGCTATCGCTGCGGGGTGCCCCTTTTGAAGAGCACCGAGTGCAACGCGCTCTCGCACTGCGGCGTGCAAAAGTGCTACATGTGCGGACGCAACGCGCTCGCCGGCGGCCACCTCGAACCCGAGCACTGGGACGCCCACGGCGCCACGGGCTGTCCGCGCTACGACCACCACGCCTACTGGCGCACGATGAAGGATCCGTTTGTGTGCGCCGAGGGCCGGTGCTACAACGACGCCAGCGAGTGCAAAGTGGCGGCGCACCGTGCCGGCATCGAGGCCATGCACGCCGAGCGGCGCGTGTGGCACGCCTGGGGCATGCTGCGCTCCCTGGCGGCGCCTCTCCGCGAGTGTGTCATCTCCAAACTCGTCGCCGACACGCCGCCGACCGACACGGCACGCGGGCTTCTCTTGGCCCGCGTCTCTAAAATTTTGTTGGGCGTCCGCGCGGTCGGCGCCACCACAACGACGTCGACAACAACAACTACCACAACCACGACCACAGATACGACGAGACAGTCCACAATGCGCTCCTAGGCGCAATGTCGTCTGCACCCCGCAAGGTTGGGTGTATATGACAACAACCGACGGCAAGAGAATGCTTGTGGTCTTTTTGGCAATGTTTCTTTGCTTTTTCTTTCTGAATGAATGAAAAAACAAAAGAGGCAGACCGGGGCATGCGCGCCGACGAGCGCACTGACAATAGGGCGAAAAAAGAAAGGCGCCTAGTTGGCGGTGGGGAGAATAATAAAGTAATAGTGCAGGCTGGCGGCATCGGCAGCGCCGCGGTGGAGCGCAAGCACGACGTGGCGCGGGTCGGTCTCGATGTCGGCAGCAGTCGCCGTGACCTTGGCAAATGCCTTGCGCACATGGGCGACCACCGGGCAGCCAGTGTCAAAAACGCCACTGGCGTCATAGGTGTGGCCCGAGTCTTGGTCGACCCATTCGACGGGCACGCCGGCGAGGCCATCGACGACCTTGGTGAGGCAGACGGCCTCGCGAGCGCTCAACGTCGGATACAGGTCCAAGAGATCCTCGACGGTCTGCGTCTTGGGCGACGACGGCGGGCGCGCCCCGCCGATCGATACAGTTGTGGCGTCGGACCCCTTGGCCGAGACCGAAAGGACAATACGGCGCCAGCCCTTGTCGAGACAGGCTCGAATCTTGCGGGCGAGACCAGTCGCGTCGGTAGATAGATCGTGAGAGCACAAATACTTGGCGTCGGCGTCTGACTCGGCCCAGACGTGAGGCACGCCGCGCAGGACGTGCTCGCCCAAGAGCACCTGCATTGCCTGGTCCACCGACAGGCTCGGATAAAGGGCAAGAATTTCGGCGGGCGTCTGGCCCGCCGAGGCCATCTCTGCTGCTAGCGTCGTGGTGGTGGTCACAGCGGCGGCAGCAGACCCAGGGCGATCAGTCGCCGGCGCGCTCTCACCCGATGGCAATGCGCTCGATGCCACACAACCGGTATGGCCTGCAGCCACAGGCAATATCTCGTAAAAGAACTCGATCTGATTGACGTCGGCGGCGGCGGCAGCGCCATGGACAATGAGACGGTGCGGACGGCCTTGCGACGCGCCGCTGATGGCATGGACGTGGTTGGAAATCGCCTCGGCAGTGGCGCGCCTGGCCGCAGCATCGTGGGGACCCGCGGGCGCACGAATCAGGTGACCACAGTCGGCGTTGATGCGCGACCGATCAGAGACCCACTCGTGTGGAACCGTCGCGAGCAGCGTGTCAAAGGCGGCGGCGACCTCGCCAATGGCGACGACAGCCGCAAACGAGGACTCGGGCTCTGCAGCGTCGACTTTGTCGGCACGCGCATCGTCGGCCAAAGCCTTGGAGATGGACGTCGACTCGGTCGAGGCCTTTGTATGAGTGCCGGCGCCATCCACGGCGCGAGACCCAACCGCCGCCGTATCTTTGACGATCCGGTAAACGAGTTCGGTCCTGTTCGGACCCTGGTCCACGGACAACAGGATGCGACAAGGGTCGCCGGTCACGTTGACACGGGCCTCGTAAAATCGCAAGAGTCGCGTCACAAAGGTCTCCACCGACTCTTTGCTGTCGGTTAGAGAGTAGGCGAATGGGCCAGACCACCCGACGGGCATCCAGTCGTGAGGCACGGCCCCAAGCGCAATGTTGATCCTGGCGAGGGCAAAGATGCTGTCACTGTCGATTTCCGGGTACAGGCGCCACAGGTCGGGCGACGACGGCGACTGGATGGCGGCTTGCGTGGCCCTGGTTGCGACTGATGCGGCGGACGCATTCGTGGTGGCAGACGATTTTCTCATTGGAGCGGAATGGCGATGGTGCCGGCGGGTGGTCTGTTGTTGCTGTTGCGGTACTCGTGCTGTGACTATCCCGCCACAAGACTGCCGGCTATTTATCACGGCGCGCCGCCGGCGTCTGCAGCGCCCATCGTCACCCATTGGCCGGCGATCCTCTCTTTGTCGGACGTGGTGTTTTCTTCTCGGCGCCCCCCCCATTCGCCCGAGTTTGTCTCTCCAAAACCCTCGTTTATTTTTGTGAGACGGCTGGGAGACGAGAGAGAAAGAGGCACACGCGAGGCCCTTTTTGTCTGCCTTGGTTGGCGGCCGTCAGGCTCTCTCGGGGTTTTGGCCCCTTTTTTTTGAACCTTTCTTTTTTTTCCATGCTGTCGCCTCCGGCGGGATGCCGCGGGACCACGACCCGGCAAGGCGGGAGGGAGAATGCGGGCAGCGCCGCGCGACGGCCTCTTGCACCCACAACAAAATCCGATCGCCCATGAGGAAAAAAGGGTCGCCCGCACGTCGGGCTACAAAGGGAAAAAAAAGGCGCAGACCGCCGACCAAGGCACAACAAGAATTAAAAAAAAAGATCGCGCAGGCACGCACACAGACGGACGCCGTCCATGTCGGGAACAGATGAACGCCGCCACCATCGTCAGGGTCACGAGGACCGCGATCAAGTCGACGCGGAGGGTGATGCCGCCCCGTGGGACCCTCATGCCGACCACGAGGTCCACTCGATGCGGGCCAACTCGATCAAGTTTACACAGACCGACGGCGGCGATCCAGATGCCGTCGTGCAGTTGCATATGGGCCGCGACTTGGGCATTTATGCGCGGACGCGCTCGACTAGGCGCCGTATCGACGCCGTCGCCCCCGGCAAGCCTGGCGCGCTGGCGGCCTATGTCAAGGGCGGCGCCGTGGGTCCCGTCGACTGGGCGCGCACCGATGTCGATCCTGACACGGGTGCAGCCGTGTTGCACTTGGGTGCCGGCCTGATCGTGGACGACGTGTTGATCAAGGAGCGCGGGTCCGTGGGCAAGGCCATTGACGCCCTGCGCGAGGCCGCCATCCTCGCCGATCAGCATCGCGTGGCGCTGGAGCGCAAGGTCAAGGAACTCGACGATGCGCTCTCGGCGTCCGAGTCGCGGGTCGACGCGTTGGTCCAACTCGTGAACGGCATGCAGCACATACGGGTCGAACACGAGTCAGAGGCGACCGCCGCCGCGTGGTTTTTCCGCACCTCCATGCGGCCCGACGGCACCAACGTCTTTGGCGTGGTCTCGTCCGATGGTGTGTCGCGCGCGGCCTTTTGCGCACGCCCGCGGCTGCCGTCCAGTACCGGCGACGACCCCCACCGTGACAACAGCGCCAATAATGCCAATCGCAACAACAGTAACAACAACAACAACAATAACGAGGAGACGGCGCAACCCGACAATGATTCGGTTACCGCATCGGCACGCGTGCAGGTGTCTGACCAGGTCGTCGCAGTACCACCCGAACCTACATCCGAGGCACAGATTGCGGCCGACCCATGGACGCCCGGTACAGAGCCGCACGATAAAGAGGACGCTCCGCCCGAGAGGGAAGAGCCCGGAGCCAGCGCCATTGCGGCCGCGGACGGGACGGTCGCAGACACTCTAGTGCCTGCCATACCAGATGTACCGTTGTCGATGACGACGACGACCGCAACAAGTGCAACAATCTCGATCGAACCCGTCGTGCCAGACGAGCCCGCGACGGAGGCGGCGGCGATCCCCATACCCACACAACAGCGTCGCACCAAGGGCGCGCGCAAGGCCCGTAGCGCGACGACCGCGACAGATGCGCCCGGATCGCCCCCGCCCGCGGCGGTCCGCGGCGTCAAGACCCGCCAGAGCGCGCGACGCGCCAGTGCCTACAGCGCGGGAGCGCATGCTGATCCTCCGGCGGCCGTAACCATGGCACGGCCCACGGACGACGCAGAGAGCGCCTGATGAAATCCATGCGCGCCCTCTTTACGCACGCACACGCCCTACGGTGCCGAAAGACCGGGCCCTTGGGTGCGGTCGCCGTCTTTTTTCCCATCGGGTTGTTTTCGCGTGCGCGTGTGTTGGCGCGCGCGTGCTTTGGCGCCGTGTCGACGACGCCCTTTTTTCCCCCATTTAATGCCAATAAAAAGTCTGTATAAAAAATCCAACAATGGCGATTGGACGAAAGCGGAAGGGACGAGCCACCGGCAGGGCGCCGGTCTGCCGTGTCCAAAAACAAAAAAGAGGAAGACGTGCACAAAGCCGACCACGCCCGACGACAGCAAGAAAAAGAAAGGACCACCAAGAAAGGTTTGAGGCCCGATCTAGGCTTTTTTTACACTCCAAAGAGGCGGGCCATCCGGAGCGCCATCGACGACGCTGCAGAACCGACGACTCGCGGGCACCGAAAAAAATTGTGCCGGCGCGTGTTTTTTGCTCTTTGTCTTCTTCTTTTTTTTTGCTCTCGGGGTTTGGTCTTTTTTTGCGGGCCTATGCACAGTGCCTGCCGGCGGCTGCCCCCTCTCGCCTGCAAAAGGCCCGGTCGCGAGATCAAAGGTGTGTGGTTCATGAAAATTGGTCGGTCCATCTGTTGCCGAGTTTCGCCGGCCTGCAGGCGCCGCCCGCACGCGATCCATTCTTTTTGTTTTGTTTTATTTTATTTTTTTGTTTTCTCTTGATGACCGCCTCGACCGGCGTGGGGCTTTCTCTTTTTGCTTTTGGCGTCTTGCCCATGCCAGACGCCAGCGCAACGCGGCGTCAGACGCGGCCAACGATGTCCCCGTGAGCGCCATCGGGGAGAGCCCCCCCCCCCAAGGCGAGTTGCTCCCGTGTTGGTCGTCGACGCGAGCCGGCTGATCCCGCCGGCGCGCGCGCGTGTGACAAAAAAACGCACACACAAAGGCGCAACCAGTTGGACAAGACCAACACGAGAGGGAAGCGGCGCGGCGACACTGCGCGCGAAAACAACGGCAGCGTACACGCGCGCAATAGTGCCGCTTGTGCGATCTCTGCCGGGCGACAACAGGACCCCACCAAGCCATAGGAAAAAAAAAAGGCAAGCAGGCAAACCCTCTGCGGCGGCACAGGAGGCGTAAAAAACAAGAGGAGGAGTAAAAACAAGAGGAAAAGAGGAAAAAAAAAGAAAGAGGCAGAGAGCGCGTGTGCGGCGATGGCATCGGCTCCCGCCGTTGTGGTCGCGTGTGCGACATGCCGAGGCGGCCCTATCAAATGCTGGCGATGCGCGCCGAGCGCAGCAAGCGGGACCCTGTCGGGATCCGACTCGAGCGAAGGCGGCAGGCGCGACGCCTCTGGCGCAAGACCACGCCGCCAGGCGCGCGCGGCGGCTACATCGAGCGAGGGCTCTGCCGACGTGCGCCCGCAGCCCCGAGTGCGCGGTGCCCGTGCAGATCGTCGGGGAGCGTGCAGAACCGGCAGAAGCAGCACCGAAAGCGACGATGGCGCCACGCGCAAGAGGGGAAGACGGCGCGATGGCGATGGCGACCGATGCGGCAGCAGTGGGTCGCCTGCCGATCGGCGCGAGATCGACCGCATGCTGGCGCGCTACGTGCCCGACGACGAGGCCCGAGCGGGCGCCCTCGCCGTCATGACTGCATCGGCCCAAGAGGCGCGCGAGTGGTACAACGCACGCGCGGCGGATACCAACGGCCGCTCGGCGTCCATCGCCGCGTCCGGATCGCCGTCTTTTTCATCTTCATCTTCGTCGTCGTCGTCGTCGCGATCGTCTTTGTCCTCGTTGTCGTGGACGCACGCCGATCCGCTGGCCGACGTGCGCGGCGCCATCAACTTTTGCAAGTCGGTGCTCATCGGCCGGTACGTGCAGCCGCGCTGCGCCGTCATGGACCTCGGGTGCGGTCGCGGCCAAGACGTGGCCAAACTGGCCTATGCACGCCCGCGACATGTGCTCTTTGTCGACGCCTCCGAGTCGGCGCTCGCCGAGGCCGAGCGTCGATGGCGGCGCGCGCGATTCGCCTTCCCGGCGGCCTTTGTGCAGGACGACTTTTGCGCGCCCGACGGCCTGCTTGCCGGGCGGCGCGTTGTCGTTTATCGCGACGACCCGCAACGCGCACCTGGACAGCGCCACCATGCCGTGCCCGATGCCGCCGAGTTTACAGCATCCAACGGCATCGACCTCGTGGACGCGATCTCGTGTCAGTTTGCCATTCAGCACGCCTTTGAGACGCGCGCCACGGCGCTCGCCTTTGTCTCCAACGTGCGCCGGGCCCTCCGACCCGGCGGCGTCTTTGTGGGCATCGTCGCCGATGGCGTGCGCCTCTGGGAACTCGCTCGACAGCGTGTGGAGCCCCCGCACGATGGGTCCCCGACGCCGGACCGCGAGGGCTCGGTGGATCGCTCCGGCGCCGGCGATGGCGTCGACCACAGCGCGGACAGCAAAGTCGCCGGGGAACTCTGTCCGCGCAGGGTCACGCTCGTTGCGCCCGCAATGCCGACCCAGGCCGCCTGCAGCCACACGCCGTGCGCGTTGGGCGTCGTCGCGCACGGACCGCCGTGCCCGCAGCACACGGTCGTGTTTGACGAATTCAGCGCGATGTGCATCGACGCCGGCCTCGTGCTCATGATGTCCTGCGACCTGGCGACCTTTTTCGACGTCGAGAGCATCAACCCGCGCAATGCGTCCATGCTCGACCGCATGCGCGCGCCTTTGCGCCTCGACGACTCTGACGATCGAGAGCACATGGGTCTCTACCGGGCCTTTGCTTTCGCGCGACGAACCGATCGCGAGGCCACGCGTCTTTTGACGCCCGCCGCTGCCGCCGCTGCGACGACGACGACGACAATCCAACCAGACGGCGGCCATCGAGGCGCGTCGCGCTCGCGGCCCTCGGGGCGCGCCCTGTCTTTTGTGTGGAGCAGCGGCGTTGCGCGCTGATTTTTTTGGTGCACGCGTGCGCGTCCCCATCAACGCCGTCATGTAGACACTGCGCGCTGTCGATTTTGTCGACGATGTGTTTTTTTTCTGGTGGCCCAAAGAGAGGGCGCACCCCACAACAACGGCACATTAGAAAAAAACACCAAGAAAAATTCGACAAGGAGCAGCCACAAAAAAAGTGCAGCGCGGGCGCTTGTCCCCGTGAAACAAGAAGAAAAAAAGGCGGGAACCCTCTTGATCGGCTGACTTGTTTTTTTTGCGCCCAATGTGTTTTTTTCCGTTTTTTTATCGCAGCCTCGCGCTGCTGTCGGACGGGGCGGGGGGTGTGACGCCGCCGCGTCGTGTCTTTGGCGTGTCCGGTCGCCTCCCTCTCGCAATGCGAATGGGCGCCAGAGATGCGCGAGCGAGAATCGGTTGTCGGCGCGCGCGCGAGTAGCATGTGGGGGTCGGTGCGCCTGGTCGTCCACGGGATGGGGCGACCAGGCAAAAAAGCGGCAGCGGACCAGGGAAAGCGGGGCACGCACGCCTCTTGAGCCACACAAGAAGACAGGAAAGCAGAAAACAGAGAGAGAGAGAGAGAGAGAGGTGCCGACGACTGGGCACGATCAAAAGACAGGGGTGCGCGACATTGCCGGCAGCCAAAAGAAACACACCGAGCCTGCCGCCCGTTGGCGTGCTCTGTTTTTTTTCTTCTTTTTCTTTCTTTCTTTTTTTTTGCTTTCTTCTCGCCTCTTTTGTCTTGTCGGCGTGTCGGCCGGTGCGCCTCCGCAGTGAGCCATGCGCGCCAACAACCGACAGACGGCGGCAACGGTGGCGATCGGCGCGGCTATGGGCGCGCTCGCCGGCGGCCTCTTTGGCATCGTGCGCGGCAAACTGCAGCGCGGCAAGGCGCAGCGCGGCGGGCCCGATCTCGGCCACGCATGGCCGTACGTGCGCACCGACCACGACCTGTGCGAGTTTATCGAGCGCCTGAGCGTGTTTCGCAGCGCGTCCGCCGAACACTACCGTGCCGTGGGCGACGCGTGCGACGACATGGTCGCCCTCATGGCCGTCGTGCAGGACCACACGGTGCCGACACAAGCCCTCTGGCAGACAAAGTCATTCCGATACGTCAAGCGCGTGGGCGACGCGCTGGCGGGTCTCGCCGATGCCGTGGTCGATGCGCGTCGGCTCGCCGCGGCACGCCTCGTCACAGAGAACCGCGCGCTGCGGCATCGTGGGGGTGCCGCCGCATCCAAAAGCGACGGCGGCGGCGGCGGTGACGTGGTCGAGTTTGAGACCTGCGCCGGCGGCATCTACGGCATCGTGGCCAACTACCACGCGAGCATCGCGCGCACGATCGCCACGCGCACCGGGGGCGTCCGCCTCGGCGACATCGACGCTCAAGATGACGATGACGATGATGACGAGGGCAGCGACGCCAGCGATCTCGACAGCGACGACGACGACTATAGCAAAGACGATGACAGCACCGAGGGGTATGATGACAGCGACGAATAAGACCTTTTTGTTTCATGCCGCCAACAAAGACGCCCAGAGAAACACAAGCAGAAAAGGGAAATAAAAAGAAGGAAAAAAAAGAAGAAACGAAAAAGTTGCTGCGTCGGCGCGGACATGCTTTTTTTTCTCGTCCATTTTTTTTGCTCAAACCACTTTGACAGCAGTGTCCTCGGCTGCCGCGCCGACAGACAAAGTGGATTGAGCGGCCAGTGGTCAAAAGAAAAAAGGAGAATGTTCAATCTCTTCAGGGCAGTTGGAAAATCTGATCTCCTAAAATCTATTTCGTCCGCGCCTAGTGCTTGCGGCTCGGTTAACCGACGACTAAAATCCTGGATTTTAGACGGATTGTTTGATTTATACGACCCACGATTGGGCAATTCGGTGTGGATTAGTCGACGGCTAATCGATCCGCGAGCACTGTCCACGCCGCGCGACACACTCAAACCCGTGCGACTCTTTTCTTTCTTCGCTCGACAAAAGGGCAATGTTTGCTCGTCACTTTTTTTTGCATGGTCTCGAAATCGCGCACCAAAGTGTTCTTGGTGGCCGATTGTTGCCTCTCTTTCGTTGCTTCTTTTTTTTTCGTCGTTGAGGAAAAAGTCGCTGCGGCTCTTGCCCTTTGCGGTTCTCCCGCAAGCGGCCGCGCCGTCGGTCCGTGCACGAGGCTCTGTCGCGATGGCGCCGCCTCTTTCCTCGGCCGCCGTTGAGAAAGAAGCGGCGGCGGTCTTTGCTTTTGTCTGGTGCTGCTGCTGCTGCTGTGTCGTGTGTCGCCAAAGAAGACCAACCACAGGAAGAAGAAGAAAAAAAGAAACATTAAAGGCGACCACGCGTAAGAAAGAAAGCGGTGGCCGGCGCCAAAGAAAAAAAAAGAGAGACCCTCTTCCCGTATTCAAAAAAAAAGATCCTCACAGATCTTTCTCGTTGTCGGTCCTTTGGCTGTTGGTCGCGTCAACAGCGGTCTCTGCGCGCGCAGATGCAAGGCAACGAAGACGACGGATTCGACTGGGCGGCTCTCGTGCCGCAGGCCTCGACGGTCACCGCCTCCTCCAACAACAACAATGCCGCACAGGCGCACGTGATGCGCCTGGACGACGACACGGCACGCGCGCTGGCAAGCGCCGGCGCTGGCGCCATCGACGCCGGCTATGCGGGTCCGCTGGGCGTGTGGTCGGCGCGCGTGTATCAAGCCACGCGCAGCGACTTTGAGCAGCGGCCCGAGGTGCGCCAAGAGTGCTCCACGGGCTGTCTCGACCTCCAGGGCGAGTTTACGCAGCAAAAGGCCCGCGAGAACGTGCTCATCGAGCAGGAGCGCCACAAGGCGCGCGAACGCAAGCGCGCCTACGACGAGATCGTGCTCGCCAACATGGACGAGAACGCGCGCATCATGGCGCTCATTTCGCGCGGCCTGAACGATCTAGAGCGCTGCCTCAACCTCCACGGCGGCTACATGGCCAAGGTGCAGGGAAGCCTCGGGCGGGCGGCCGACCTCGTGCACGCGGCCGACGTCGCGGGTCGCGGGTCGCGGATCGGACCGAGCGCGCGCGCCGCCCTCACCGACGCCATCGCCGAGGAGCGCCTCCACAACTGGACCTACCTGCAGGACGTGGCGTCGCTCGCGCGCGACGCGCTCTTGCGCGAAATGGCCTACCGCGAGGCGCTCGACGCCGCCGGGGTCGTGCAGCCTTTTGGCGCACCCCTCACCGCCACACCCATGCCGCCGGCGGTGCGCGACTGCCTCGTCGCGTCGACCAACATGGGCGAGCGCGGCGCCACGCGCCACGACTATGCGCCCTTTTGATGATATTGCTGCTGTCGTTGTGGTTGTTGTTGACGGCGATGACGTCATGAATTTGAAATAGACACACCTCTGGGCACCGGTTCGGCATCAACCCGTCGGCCGATCGACCGACACCCCCTCCTCCCGAGCCAACCGGCCAGAGCCGGCCACAAGCCACCGACAAAAAAATGCGAGCGCGGATAAAATGCACACAATCCGTGCACGAGGGATACTGCAAAAGCAAATGCGACGAGACCGGGCGCCGATGCGACTTCCTTGTTCTCTGGAATTTGGCGCACGATTTTTTTTACACGCCCATTCGCACTCGCGCTCCCCCCTTTATCGGTGGCTTGTGGCCGGCTCTGGCCGATTGACTAGACTCTTGGCCGTAGCCGAGGCGGCCAGCCGTTGCCCAGCATTAAAAATGGCACCTTTCTGTGTGCGTCGTCTCTGTCGTCGGCGAGTACCCAGCGTCCGTGTAGTGGCGCCGTCAGACTCCTCTGTCTTTTTTCCCCCTTTGGCTCGACAAAGCCGCCGGCAGATCGCGGTCCAAAAGGACGGGGAAAGAAGAAGAAAGAAATTCGCGACAATGTGCGCACCGGACCCGAGCCCGGAAGAGGGCGCGGAGCAGAATCCGACCACCACGCAGCAAAAAAAAGAGGACGAGGTTTCGAAAGCGAAAAAAAAAAGAGAAGGAATTTATTGCCGCGCGCGGTCATCGGCATGCGTAGGACCGCGTGTGCGTTCGTACATCGCTGCCCCACCCAGAGATCACGACATTGAGGCGACGCGCCCAAGAGGCCACACAGGAGGCCGCGGCGCGGGGCGCACGCTCCGCGGCATGAAAAAGTAGAGCGCTCCGGAAGGATCGCCGCGTCGCGGGAATTGCACGAGGGCCACATCGCGCTCCCAGTCGAGGGCGCGCCGAAAGGCATCGCGAGGTTGGCCCGCCGGCATACGGCGATCGCTCAGCGGCCGGTAGCCGGGCTCGCATGCGCGTGGACACCGCGCGGTGCGGTGGCGTCCGAGGTCGCCGCACGACATGCACAGTTGGTCGGGCCGCGGCGGACCCAACGGGTCGGGCATCGTGAGCAGGCGTGCGGTCTTGAAGGCGCGGCGCTGTTGGCTGCGGCGATGCTCCAGGCTGGCCCCGTCCGTCCACGCACACAGGGGCGGATGGCCGCGCACGTTGACGTCGAGATTGGACGGATGCACGTCGGGCGGATCGTCGCGGCGCTCCCCTGCGTCTCGTTCGGGGCCGGGTCGTCTCGGTGCCCCCGTGACAAAATCGCCCATGGCGACGATCGCGATGCGCGTGTTTTCGTCCATCGAGGACCATCGCGGATCGCCGGACGGTACGCTGTCGACCGGGCGGTCGGCACCGGGTTGACCTGCGCGCGCCTTATCGATGGCGCCACGGCGCCGGGCGCGCAGGGCGACCATCTGCTCGTGCGTGCGGCGATGGACAAGCGGCACAAACGGACGGTGCACATGCGCGCGCCACACAACGGGTCGGACCGCGAGCACGAGCGCGTCGCCTCGGTGCACCTCGTCGTCGTCGGCGAGCGATCGAGCAGCGTGGGACGACCCCTCTTGGCGGCGGGCCTCGACATAGGAGACGGGAGCGCCTTTGGACGGCGACGTGTCAAGGAGGCCGGCGCGGCGTTCGAGCCAATAGCGCACCGACTCCCAGCGCGGTCCCTCGGGGCAGCGGGCGCGCCGCCATTCCTTTTGATGGCGGTACCTGTAGTAAAACACCAGCGCGCCATCACCGTCCCCGTCATCAACGGCGCTTGTTCTCTGCGCCGGCCCGGCGACCCTTTGCGCGACAGCCATTGTCGTCATCACTCCCGCTGCTTCTGCTGGCGAGCCCGGTTTGCCGGATCTGTTCTTTTTTTCTTCTTTTGAAAGAGGCCTCGGATTTCGTGTGGGTAAAGAAAGAGAAATCAAAAAAGGAAAAGTAAGAAAAAATAAACAAACGGAACGGCCGGCCGAGCACGAGAGTCGAGGCAAGGGAAAAAGGACGGAACAAAGCAAAAAATGACTTTTGGGGGTCTCTCTTTTTTGGTGTTTTTTTTTGCGCCCGCGTGGTGCGCGTCTTGGCTTGGTCTTGCTAGTAGGGCGCCGTCCTTTTTCTTTTCTCGTCGAGTCTTTGGCGCGGTAAGCAACTCTCTCTCTTTGTCTGTCTCTCTGTGCTTTTGTACCGACAAGACATGTGCCCGGCCTCCTGTTTTTTCCCCAAAGAAAAGACAATGGCAGACAACACATGAAAAAAAGAGAGAGAGGGAGACTCGACGACAACCAATCACAGCAAAGGAGAAACACACCAACAAAAGAGCAGCACGGAAGGGAAAAAAAAGAAAGAGGACGGCAGCATGCGGGTCACAGCCAAAGAAAAAAGGCACAAAGAGCCCGAGGATTGTGCCGGCGCGTTGGTTTGAATGCCCTCTCTCCCGTTGGGCACACCCACGACCATCGGCCCGAGAAGAGAAAGACAAAAAAAAAGACGTGGAAAAAAACAAAGCCGCCGCCAGAGTAACGGTAGGCGACGGCTGGCCGATCGACCGAAAAAAAAATACGCGAATTTCACTGTCGACGCCGCTGCCGTGTCGCGTGATTCATTCGTGGTTTTTTGCCCGCTCGCGCAGCCGTCGTCCAGCATTGCGCTGGAGCCTTTTTTCTTTTTTTTTTGTTGACAAAAAAATACAAAAGAATAAAACCCGAGGAGACCGAAAAAGAAAAAAAAGATTGGGTGGGGACTTGTGGCATGCGCTGCCGGTGCGCGCCGTCCAAGAGCAAAAGGCGCGTCGGGCCTCGGCGGGCTCTTTGCCGCCCTCGTCGTGTTTGGCCGAGGGCGTCATGCAGTCGCCGTGCGTGCTCGATCGAGGATGAAAAAAAAAGTCGCGCACGCCAGATGGCACGTCCGCGCAGGCGTCGTGCGTAAAAAATCAAAAAAAAACCTGCGCGCGCACTTGGGCCGATGTCAACGCCGCGGCGTGCGACGGTCAAGCGATATTCTCGCGGCAGACTAGAACCATTACGCACACGGCGTCATCATGGACTGTGCATCGCATGGCGGGCGGTGCGATTACGTTTCTGCCAATGCGACCAACGCGGCACGGCGTCGCCTATCGCTAGCACCGGCGAGCAACCAGACAACCGGCCGTCGGTGCGCGTTGTCGTGCGTTGATGGAATCGACCGTGTCGGTGGCACCAGCGATCGCAACTAGAATTTTCCCGCCGCATGCCCCTTGTTTGATTCCTCCTCTGTCGGTCCTTCCTTGTCGGCGCGTGCGTCTGTTGCCTCTCTTTTTCCTTTGCTCCATCCCACAAATCTTTTTTTCTCCCCAAATGCCTCTTTCCTTTTTTAGTGTACGACACAGCAAAATGCCTTTTTTTGTCGGCTTAAAAAGACTCGCGACACGGGCGCTCTGGTCTGCTGTCCTCATGCGGGCACCGTTGGCGCTCGCCGCGCGCACCCGACCGGCGCTTTGGCAACGGACACAGCAACGACAAAGAGAAAAACGAAAAAAAAAAGGAAAACAGTCGTCGAGGACAAGTCGAGTGGCCGGCGCAAAAGAACACATTGCAGCAGGGACGACCACCTGCAACCGCACCTTTTCATTGTTGGTCGTGCCGGCCCAGACATTTTTTTTTGAATCGCCGGATTTAGCGGCTGACCGTCGTCAGAGGTGCCCGCATACGCTCCCCCTCCCCATGCAACCATACACGCGCCGCCAAGATCGACCGCGCGGAATGGGCGGCGCCAAAGAAAAAAAAAGAGGGAGAGGCTACTGCACGCGCGCCAGTCGACGCAGTCGCACAGCGGCGGCATTATGGCCCGACCGCTACGATCAGATCAAATCGCTGTGACAAATAAAACAATGCGTATGATTGGTTGCTCCGATGTGGATCGCCTTTTCTCCCTCTGCTGTGCGGCGGGCTTGCGTGTTTTCTTTCTTTCCTCTCCCCCCACACCCAACTCTACCGCCGTGCGCGCTTTATGGCCTCGCCTGCTCACTTTTCTTTTATGTCGTTGTCGTCGTCGTCCTCATCGCCACCACCGCATCGGGTCGGTTCGCCCGCGGTCGCGCCGCTAAAGCAAGAACCGTCATCACCACCGCCGCTAAAGCAAGAACCGTCGCCGTCGCCCCCGGTGCCCTCTGCCGCAGCAGCGACGACGGCGCCTAAAGACGGCGCCCCCACCGCCCGATACCTGGCGAGCCCCTACCTAGAGGCGATCCAATGTGAATGGTCTGCAAACGCAGATCCAGTCATGGTGCCGACGGGACAGGCGACGACCTCTCGGCCATACGAAATCACATCGTTGACGCGCGCCGTCGAGGGCCTCGCCATCGACGATCCTGTCGCCGCGATGCTGTCGTGTGCTGTCACCAACGACCCCATCGTACGCGAGGCGTGGACGCGCGCGCGTGTGTCGGTGGTCGACCAGCGACACGGCAACACGATAACGGTCTCGGCGGCCTACTATGCCTATGTGGCGACCGTGCTCGGCGTCAAGGGCCTGGTGCCGGTCGTGCACGCCATGGTACGTGCCGTCCTCTATGCCTACATGGCCTGGTCGACAGACGACGAGTCCCTCATGCGCGTCTGGGTGCCCGACCCGAATTTGTGCGATGCGATTGCGTCGTGCGCCCGTCGCATGCCTGACGGCGGAGGACCCAAGCGTACGTCGCCCGTCTTGGCTGCTGCCGGCATCACCATGGAGACGGCCTCGACGCGCGACCTCACGTCGTGGTTGGTCATGCCCACCGAGCGGCTGCGCGCGTCTGACGTGCCGGCGGCACTTTTCGGCGGTCGTCTCTTGGCGGCGACGGGACCGGGTCTCGCGCGCGAACCGCACGCGGTACGCCTGGCCGACCTCTCGGCGGGCTCATTTGCCGCGCCGCCCGATCTCGCCCGACAGGCCGACCGTGTTATCCACCGCGTGAGGTCGATAAGTCCATGCGACCTCTTGCGGCTCGCTGGATGGACCGACAGCGAACCGCCGCCTCATGCGCGAGACGTGGTCTCTGTCCTGCCGGCCGATGACCGAGCCTTTTGGAAGCGCATGAGGGCATTTGTCGACGCATCGATTGTTGCCTATATGCCGGGCGCCGAGGGCGAGGCGGCCGGATGTGCCTCGTTGGCGCGCGACGGTCATGTCCCGCGACTGTCCCAACTCTTTGCGGGCGACCTCTGCGTCGTGTCCGTGCACGGTGTGCCGTGTATCTTTATGGCCCCGCGGCGCCTCGACAGCGCACTGTGGACGCGCGCCTTTGAGGCCGTCGGTCTCAACTCGCCCTTTGCATCGGCAGCGCCGCCATCTTGAGCAGCGCGACGGCGAGGCTGTCGGCGTCTTTCTTTTTTTTCTTCTTCTTTTTTTTCGTCTTTCCCCGTTGCGCCGCGATGGCCTGTGTTCTCTCTCTCCCTCTCTTTGGGTTTTTCTTTCGCCCTTGGTGGAAATTTATTTTTTCTTGGCGCCGCAAAGAGGCGCGCCGAGAGCGCCAGCGAAAAAGACAGAGAGCGACGGACGTCGGCAATGCGCACCGTCACGCGCCGCCACCGCCGCACGACCATGTAAAGAAAATGTAAAGAGAAAATTTATCAATACAAAAAAGAAACAATGATGAACAAAAGAAAGGCAAAAAGCCGACCCAAGAGAGACCGGCAACAACAAGAGGCGACGGCGACACGGCGCCGGCCCAAGGGGTCCCTGTTGGCGGTGACCCAAAAAGACGCGGCCTGCGCTGTGATCGATTAGAAATGGCCTTCTTTTTTTTTACAAAGGACTGGCCACTAGGAGCCGCAACCATTGCCCCCTCTTTTTTTCGTGCGCCGCGTCGTCGGCCCGCCCCGCTGCTCGGTCGTCTTTTTCGTGGATGCGTCTCTTTTTTGCGGCACAGATTTAGGTCTCGATTTTTTTCTATTGGTCGCGCAACCCAACGACGGCGCATTCTGCCGCCAACAAGAAAAAGAGCCTGGTGCGGTGGCCCGCGCCCATTGACCTGCCGCGAGGATATAGGCAAAAAAAAGCACACGAGCATTGTTCAAATGCAAAGCGAACCCGACTTTTTAAGCGGCACCTTTTCTATTGCTGCCAAAAAGTAAAACAAAAAAAGGCGAGAGGCGCGCCCATGAGACAAGCGCCTCTTTTGTGGGTCGGGCGACAACAGAGAGAAAAGCGAAAAAAAAATCCAAAAAAAAAGTGGAGAAAGGTGGCCATCGAAAGAGCACGCGCGCCCGTGTGTGTATGCAGCAGGGAAAAGAAACAAAAGCCAAAAAAAATTGCCAGAAAAAAAGGAGCAAAACTACGATCGCCCCGCAGACGGGCAAGAGGGTCAACTGATGGTCTCCCAGCGCACGTGGTAGCCCTCGCCTGCGCAGTAGCGCTGCACGATCCAGCCCTGGTTGCGAAAGAGGCTAAAGTCGTCGACAAAGTAGATGAACAAGGGCTCGTTCTTGTCGGGGTGCGTGCGGAGGGCACGCCCGGTGGCCTGCTCGACGTCGCTCCGGGGCGAGACCATGACGACCGTGTCCAACTGCGGAATGTCCATGCCCTCGCCGGCCTCGGCATAGGTGGCGAGGATGACGTCACACCGCTTGCCCTGCTCGCGCGCCTGGCGCTTCATGCCGCCGACAAAGTAGCCTATGCTAAAGAGCACCTCACCGCCGCCGCTGCCGCCATGGTCGGCGTCGCTGGCAGATGATGAAGGTCGGGCCGCGCCCGGTAGGATTGACGGATCGCTCGGGGGCTCGACGAGCGCAGTCGCAGAGCGCGGCGCCCAGCCCGATGGCAGAGGCAATGGCGCAGGCCGGGCGCCAGCGCCGCTGCGGGTTTCTTTGGGCGTCGTCGGCACGGGCGGCAAGAGGGACACGATCAGGGTGCGGTTGATTTCTGACTCGCTGTCGATGGCCAAAAGGTCGCGCGCGATGCTGATTGTCGCTGCGTCATTTGCTGTTGTCGCCGCTGCAGGCGTGTCGCGAGAGTGCGGTGTCGCCGTTGTCGACGCCGAGTCCGAGGCCCGGTCGAGGGGCGCGCCGGCAACGACAATGTCCTCGCCCGTTAGGTGGCGCATCATGGCGTCGAGGATCAATTCGTGGAGCAGGGCGAGTTGTTCGCGGCGGTCGCTGAGCACGATGATCTTACGGCGCGCCGGCAGCGGCCGCGGGTTAACCATGCAGTCGACGACGGCGCGCGCCACATAATAGTTGCGCACGGGGTCGGTGGCCAGTCGCGTGATCATGAGCGACACGTTGGGCTGCCCGTTGCGCATGAGTATCTCCTCCTGGTCGCCCTTGCCGTAGCGCACCATGCGGCACACGACGCCGTCCCACACCCGGCGCACGTTGGCCACCATGGGACCAAAGGTCCAAAACAGCGCCGGCGTGAGGCCGTCCTTGCGCCGCGGCGTCGCCGTGAGGCCCAGCGTGTAGTAGCACCGCAGCGTGGAGCCCACCTGAGAAAAGGCCGGCGCTGCCATGTGGTGCATCTCGTCGGCCACCCAGAGGCCGAATCGGTCAAACACGTTGGGCTCGTAGCGACGCGCCAGCAGCGTCTGCACCATGGCGAGCACAATGTCGTAGCCCTCGCCCACGTCGAGTCGATCGCGGTGCACGCGCCCGATGCGCGCCGTGGGCGCAAAGCGCCGGATCTCCTCCTCGGTCTTGTCCATGTGGTCCTCCTGCGCCACCGTAAAGATGGCCTTGACGCCCGTCATGCACATGATGTAGATGGCGCACACGGTCTTGCCAAAGCCGCACGGGCACTTGACCGACGCGCCAGGCGTGCGCGTCATGCGCGCCCTCTCTCTGGCGGCTGCCCCTGCCGCGCTGCCGTCTTTGTCGTCGTCGTCGTCGTCGTCGTTGGATGTGCAAGCGGGAACGGCCGTGGCGTGCGGCACACGCCCTCTCGGCGATGATGGCCCCGTCGTCGATGCTGTTGTCGATGGGCGCGCGGTTGCGCCGGCCATGGCCTTGGTCGCCAATGCCACGGCGAGCGACGCGCGTACGGGCATGGGCTGATGCGTGGGGCGCTCTCGGAGGCGCGCTGCGGCCGCTTTGGGATTGATGCCAAACTGGACCAGCACGCGCCTGCACACCTCGGTCTGCTCGGGCGTCAGGGTACCCGTAAAGGGCACGTGCGTCGCATCGCCTCGCGTGCGGAGATCGCCAGAGCGCGGCGGCATGCCCCATCGAGCGAGGCCATAGTGACGCGGCACGGTAAAAGTGTGCTCGTCCTCGCGGTAAAGCCGCACCGTCTCGGTGCCCGTCTCGGCGTCGACGTGCTGTGTCGACAGAGCGGCGGCGCCGCCTTGACGACGGCCGCGCGTGGCGCCGCGGCCTCGCCCCCTGCCGCCGCGCCCTCTTGCGCCGCCTGCTGGACGGTACTGGTTGGGCGGCGGTTCCACGGTGAGCCAGCGCCGGTGGGCGTCAAACTTGGAGTCGGCGATGCCGACCTTGGAGACGGTGTAGTGGGCGTCGAGGACGGCGGTGCGCGCCGCCGCCGTGGCCGGCGGAAGCAGGGGGCGCGGCTTTGGCGCCTCGACCTGTGCTGTCGCTGGTTGCTTGGTCGCCTTTTGTGGCGCGACCGACTTTGGAGGCGTTGTCGCCATCGTGGAGGCGGGCACCGCGCCTGTGGGCGCACGGACGCCGCCCGATAGTGAGGGCGTCGCAACAACGGCAGATGTGCCCGTTGCGGCAGGGCGGAACATCAGTCGCGTCTGGACAGCACCTGTGGCTAGCGTCGGCGGTGCACGGATTTTGGCAGGCTCCGACGGCACGCTCGACGGCGGCAAGGCATCGCCCGTGTCCTCGTCATCGATGATGAATTGAATGCGGCGCCGCGCGGCAGGCCGCTGGGCGGGGTGCGCAGCGGCCGCCGGCCTCTTGAGTGGGTTGGGGCCCTGCATAAACAACGACGGACGAGAGGATCGCACGCAGCAATGACAACCACTGTCGGCGGCCGTCCTTGTCTGTCCGGGGGGGAGCGCCTGTAGTGTGATGCCCCCTTGTTTGATCTCCTTTTGCTGGGTGCAAGGGCGCTCTTGTGTGCCGGGTGCGCGTGCGTCGTTGCGCTCTCGACAGACAAAGAAGAGCGGCCACACAGACGACAGCAAAAGTCCTTCTCGCCGAGGCAGACCCGGTTTTCGCCAGAGCGCCGGCAAGGCGGGGCCGCGCCAGAGACCCGACCATCTCCCGCGGAAAGAGAAAAGCGCAGGATGACGGGCCCACGGGTAAAAACATAATCAGCGACGCCGATTGGTTCCTTTCGAGCGACCCAAATCCGACGCCAAAAATTGTTGGCGTCGGTGCAAAATCTTGTTGTCGGCCTGTTGCTTGGGATTTGTTGTGGCCCTACGAAAATGAAAAAAAACACGCAAACAGGCAACGAAGCCCCAAATGGGCGGCCGCCAAAGAAAAAAAAGAGAGAAGCGGGGCCGCCGATGCCGCCTCTTTTTTGGTGCGGCCATTTTTCGGTCTTGTTTTTATAACCTTTTTTCTCTTTTTTCTCTATTTGCGCGTGTCGGATTTCTTTTTTTTTCCCGTGATCATTGCGTCGGGTTTGGGGGGGGGGTGGAGTGCAGGCGCGCTGGGGCCACGACGGTTATCGCGAGCGCGCGCGCGCGTCGCCGCCTACATGGCCCCGCTCGTCCATCGGGGGGGTCGTCTGGGGGAAAGAAAAAGGACGCTCATTGTTTACGCGCTCCGCTGTTGCTGCTGCTGCCGCCGCCATAGTCGATGGATGCAACCCGACACGGGCCCCCCGCATCGCCCGCCGCCGCCGCGATGTCGGGCGCCGCGGTGCCCGCAGCCAAGAGCGCCGCGCGATTCAAGATCGCGCTCGTGTGCGCCGCCGCCATTATCCTGCTCGTGACCGTGCTGGCGCTCGTCGCGCGGGCCCTAGAGCGCCGCGACGCCCGCAACCGCTACCCGCCGGCGCTGATCGATCGCTTCCGCAGTCTCGTGCGCCACGCCTCACAGGGCAGCGTCGTCACCGCGCAGGACCAGAATCCGGTGGTCGCCCTTTTGCACGCCAACTCGGCGCTGGTGCACGCGCGCGTGGCCCGTTCCCTCTTGCCGGCCGCCGACGCCGAGCGCATCGCCGGCGTCAACCTCGACGAACTCGTGCTCGTGCTCGAAGACCAACAACTCGACGCCATGCAGCGCATCAACGTCGTATGCCCCGACCTGCAGCCGGACGGCGTGGCCGCCGTGGCCACGGGCTGGCTTGGTTGACCGTCGTCGCATGTGGTTGCTGCCGCCGCCGCCGCATTGTTGCGCTTTTCCCGTTTTTGACAAATTCTGGCTCTCTTTTTTTTGGTATCGTTGGCGCCAGCGTCGTTGTGGCGGCTTTGGCCTCTTTTGTGCGCCGTCGACGCCGCGCGGCCGCAACAAAAAGCCAGATGCTCTCTCCGCATCCCCCCCCCGACCGACAAAAAAAAGGACAGAAAAATAGAGAAAAAATGGTGGGAAACTTGCGCATGAAATAGAGGTTTATTTTGTGTCTGGGTGTGGTCTCGGCAGGCGAGGACGAAAAAAAAAGGCCGCGGCGTCGTTGGGTGCGCGCGTGCAGCGAGCACCCAACGAATAGACCGCAGCCGCCACGACAATCTCTCGGGCCGCCCTTTTGCGCCTCGCTAGGGACAACAAACCGTATGCCTCGCGACCGCGACAAAAAAAGAGCACAAATAATCGTCAAAAACGGGTCGGAAAAAATGCAACAACAACAACGGCAGCCGCAGAGACCGGGCAATGCGCGGTGGGCGTCGCCCTACACAACACTGTGCGATCCGAGGCATCCCTTTCCTGGCACGGATTCGCGCCGAGTCGTCGCCGACATGGCCCATGTAACCCAGTGGCCGCGCACCTTGCGCCCCGAACCCGAGACGTCGGCTGCCGAGCACCGTCATGACCGATGGCCCGCCGCCGGGCCCTTTGCGTCCATCAACAACAACAACAGCAACCCGTGACAACGTCTCCCCGCCCGATTGGTAGCACGGCGGCGTGCCGATTTGCTGCACGGACGACAAAGAGCACGACGCAAAAAACACACCGGCGCCCGGGTAGAACAACGAAAATAAAAGAGAGGGCCCAACGGGACGCCCCCATACGGCGCTGTCTATGCGCGCCCTCCACACGAACGTCTTTTTCTTTTTCTCTTTGCGTGGCTCCATTTTGCATCGTGTTTTGCGTCAATTTTTATGGGGGCGTTCGAGACGATGGGGTGGTACGTCGTGCGCACCGCGTCCGGGGACCTATTGCGTGCCCGGTGTGGGGCCCCCCTGGCCGCCGACAGCCTCGACGTCGGCGGTAGCAATGTCCTTGAGGGCATCCGAGACGCCGTCCACAGCCACAGTCGCCAGACTGTCAACATTGTCGACCAGGTACTGAGCCAATACGTCACTCACGGCGAGTCCGTCTTGGCGCGCGTCGTCGACGAGCACGGTCATCTGATTGGCGAGTCTTGGTGTGATGCTGTTGGCGATCGCCACACGGTTGGCTGTGACGGCGTCAGAGGCGTCGGTGAGTTGGCGGGTTTGCGCTCTTCTCGCGCGGGTTTCGCGGACTTCGCGCGCGACCTGCTCCTGGGTGACCGCGCCGGTGCGCTGCCGGGCCGACTCGGCCTCGGCTTCGGCAATCTCCGTGGCGACATTGCGCAGTGCCTCGGCCAGTTGGCGGACTCTGTCGGGATCGGGCTGGCCGGATGTTTCGACATACTGTAGCACCTCCGCAGCCCGTCTGGGCGACACGCCGAGATTGCGCATGACATTTTCAAGCGACGTGTGTGTCACCCGCCGCGATTGCGGATCGCGATCCCGCTGATAGCGGTCGCGTATGCCGGCGAGGGCGGCCGTGGCTTCAGCCACGGCGCGGTTGCGTCCCCTAACCCGGCTACGCAGCCTGGTGGTCATCTGCCCCGCGACGAGGTTGGTGATCCCCTCCTCCGTGGCCGGTATGACCGGTGAACTGGGCACGCCCTGCTCTTGCGTGTCGAGCGGCTCGCCCGTCTCCATGATGGCGCTGGCCAATACATCCAGGGGAGAGGGAGGCGGCGCGGCTCCGGCGAGCGTAGCGGCTGCCTGCGTCGGAAAAGGCGATGCCGGTGCCGTCGTGTAGCCGCCCGCGGCAGCCGGCGCGCCCGTTAACGGCGTTGTTGGTGCCGTGCGTGCGCCACGCCGGCGCGGTCGCCCGGCCGCTGCTCCGGGCACGCGCCCCTCGACGATGGCCTGCTGGAGTGCGATGGCAATCTGACCGGGCGTTGGCTGGCGCGGCGTTCTCCGTCCAGGTGTCGCTATGCCGGCGCCTGCTGGCGACACCGGGCCGCTGGTCAGTGTCGAAACCGACGGGATCAAAGGCGACGTCGGTGCAGACGCGGCGGCTTCGGCAGCCGCCGTTTGTGCCTGTTGGTTCTCGATGTTGGTCGCCACCATCTCTTCGGCCTGCTCGACGGTGAGCGGACGCACGAGGGCCGGCTCCCCGTCGATCGTCGCCGGCGCAGTCGCGGGTGCAGCGGCCGGGAACCGGCCCGTCATCGCGCGCATCCGTGCCTCTTGCGCCTGTTGGTCCTCCTGCAGCCGCCGCGTCTGCTGGACGACGGCTGCCGCCAGCGGCCCGGCGATCCGTGCGGCGGTGTCGGCAATGCCCGCGGCCAACCGTTCCTGGGCGGCCCGCACCTCGGGCGTGCGCGCGGGCTCGTCGCTGAGGAGTTCTTCTGTGACTTCTTCTAGGGCGCGAACATCGGGCTCCACCTCGGCAATCACCTGGTCAAACAAATCCTCTGTCGCGCCCAGGTTGGCCTGAATGACCTGCTCAATGCCGGTCGCAACCGGCGGCGTGAGACCCACCAGTCGAGGCGGCGGGATGGGCTGGCCCTGTGGCACCGGAGCCGGCTCCGCCAAAAGAACCGTGTTGGCAAACGGGCTATCGGCCGGGTCGACGGTAGCCTGTATGGTGTAGAATGGCGCCTGCGCGAGTTCGGTGAGTGCGAGACCGAGCCGACCGCCTTCGCTCGTCGGCGTCTGCCGGCGCTCCCGCTCCATGCGCTCCAGCAGGTTGCCGATGAATCCGCCCCACCGGTTGGCGATGGCCTCGGCGCAGATGCTGTAGGATCGCGGCCCCACCGCGCCGTCGGGATAGGGCACCATGACGTCGTCGGGGTCGCCGGCCTGGCGGAAAAAGTCGATCATGTCTTGCGCCGTGACGGGACCCGCTGTCGGCCGGCGCATGGCCGTTTCGATTTCGATCGCCTCATAGTCTTCGGGCGTGAGACCGACTCTGGCGAGCGCGGCGTTGAACTCCTCCTCGGTCATCCCTCCATACTGTTGCCATTGCATCTCTTCTTCTGGCTGCTGAGGAAAAGGCTGCGGCGCGTAGGCGCCGACGGCAGGCCCCAGCACGGTGCCCGCACCTGTCGGACGGGGCCGCAAAAGTGGTAGTCCAGTCGTTGCGGGACCCCGCGGCTGGCGCACCGGCGCAGTGCTCACGGACGGCAGCACGCGACCTCGACCCCTGCCGCGTGGCCCACCGACGCCTCGTCCGGCAGGCGGCGGCGCCGCGCCTTGCTGTTGTTGCTGCTGCTGTTGCTGTTGCTGCTGTTGCGTGGCCTCGCGTTGGCGTCTGGCCGCTAGGGCAATGTTGGGTTGCATGGCGTATCTACAAGAGCCGAAAGATTGCGGGGGGGGGGGACGATCCGACTGCGTTGGTCGATGGGCCTTTTTGTCTTTTTCCCGTCCCGCTGCCGGTTTGGCGGCCGTCGATGGCAATGGGCGGTAGTAGGCGTGCGCGCGCGTGTGCGGGTGGGCGCTTGTCGTCGGCACAGTGCGGGTGCCCTTTTTCCTTCCTTGTCGCGCCGGAATGGACGGCGCGCCGTCCCGACTTGTCGCGCCGAGGGCACGCTGAGGAACGGCCCCTGTGCTTTGGGCGCAATGGGCGCGAGTCTTGCGTCGAGGCGCGCACCGGATCAAATTTTTTTCTTTTGCTGTGGCTCTCTCGTTGTCGCTCTTGCTGTCGTTGTCGCCCCTCGTGTTGGCGTTGTCGCCCTGTTCAGGGCGCCCCGGCGGCGCTCTTTTTTTATACGCAAACAAACAAAAACACCAAAACCCGGTTGCGTGCAGGGCCCTCTTTGGGATTGTCTTTTTTGGGGCGGTGCCCATGCCGCACGGCCGCCAAGCGCCAAGAAAGAGAGCGTGTGGCGTCGCCGATTTGGTCGTGGTTTGCGTTGGCGCGGTCGAGGGCGCGTCGACCCTCCTTCTGCCACGCTTGCGTATCGCTGCGACGGATGCGCAGACCCCGATGTCATGGGGGAAAGAGCCGTTGGCCTTCTGTGTTGTCAACCAGTTCTTTTTTTTTAAACCTTTTTCTTTGGCAGCCGACGCGTTGTCGCTCGCGCGCCGCCACCAGACCACCGACAGAAAAGGGCTCAGAAAAAGGCGACGCCTAGGGCGCGCACTTTTGTGGTCGGGACGGAAGAAAAAAAGAACGGCGCGGCAAAATTGCTCGGGACCAGAGTCGTGCGGTAGGTGAAAAGAAAAGAAAACAGCAAAAAAAAAGGAATAGACAACGACCATCGAGGAGATGACCGACAGCGACGGCGGCCAAAGCGCGGGCGGCCCATGGACGCACGGATCACGCCGACCCAACGGCACCGTGGCACGCATCAAGGCCGTCATCATGGAGCACAACCCGCTCGAACCGTGGCACCCGGCGGGCGCCGACCGCGTCGCCGGGTCGGGCTGGTTCGTGCGCCTGCCGTGGGAGCGCGACGACGGGCCCGACCACCCGCCGCGCTTCCTCGTCACGTGCAACCACTGTGTCGAGGGCGTCAAGGCGCGTGACGGCCTCGCCGTGCAGACCTCGTCGACGGGTGACGCCCTGTGGCGCGCGCGCGTCGCCGCCGTGGTGCCCGAGATCGACGCGGCCATCGTCGAAGTGCTCCCGACGCCCGACGTCGACCCTCGCGCGCTCGTGGCGTGGCCACTCGGCGACGATCGCGCCGACATCGTCATGGGCGACGACGTCGAGGTGTACGGCTACCCACTGGGCCAGGAGCGCCTCAAGGCCTCCAATTCGCACGTCACCGGACGCGAGCGCGGTCTCTTGCAGTTGGACGGTTCGATCAACTTTGGCGACTCGGGTGGACCCGTGGTCAAGGACGGCCGCGTCGTCGGGTGGGTCACGCAGGGCGTGCCCGAGGCCAACGCCGTCTCCTTTGCGCAGCCCGTGTCGCTCCTCCTGGCGGCGCTCTTTGCCCTGCGCCCGCTGCCGGCACGGTCGCCCAACGACTGGGCGCCCTATGGGGGCCTGCCGCCGCCGGCGCGCGTGCTCAGACGGGGCGGCCTCGGCTGCGCGTTGTATGCGTCCAACAACGCGCGGCTCGCCAGCATCGGTGCGCGGTGCCCCGATCGCGGCGCGCCATCGCCTTCTGAACCGGCGTGGGCACGCCTCGCGGCGGCGGCGCCCGATCCATGGGGCGGCGGCGGTCCGCGGTACACGGGTGCCGACTTTGGGCCGTCGGGCGCCGCATCGCACGTAGGCAACGGCAATCGCGCCGGCACCGACGCCGGCGATGATTTCTTTGACGGCGACGGCGACGACGACTATGGCAGTGCCGAAGCGGCCCCCACCGACGACGACCGGCGTGGCAACAGACATCTTGGCGGCGATGGAGGCCCTTTGCCGCCGCCGCCGTCCCAACCGCAGATACGGGGGCGACGAGGCCAACGAGAGGTGCGTCACATGCCGTTGGTCTCTGGTACTGCTGCGACGCGGCGAGGCGCGTCTGCCGGCTGCGACTGTCCGTCGGGCGCCGTCATACAGTGGACGTCGCGCCGCTCGGACCTCGCGCGGCCGCCCTTTGACGCCCGACCGGGCGACGTGCTCTGTGGCCTCGTGCTCCCGCTCGTGCCGCCCGGCGGCTACGCCGACCTCATTGCGGAGGCCACCGAGGGTACCGACGGAAGCGCGCCGTCGCCCGCAGACGTCGACGCCGCCTTGGCCGAGATCGCCGTGCCCGTGGTCGTCGATGTGGGCAACGACGGCGCCGTTGTCCTCCCGTGGACCGACGATCGCATGGACGTCGATCGGGCGCTTTTGCTAGTGCCGTGGGGCATGCGCGTCGGCGTGCGCATCTACCGCGCGCAACCGCGGCGGTCCGTCACGGGCATCGTGGATCTCGCCGAGGCAACGACCGTCGACGGCTTTTACCGACCCTACCGCCCGTTTGAGCCCGACGACTATGAGGCCTTTGGCGGCATCGTCGTGGGTCCCCTCACGGCCGACGTCGTCGACGTGTTTCGGTGGTTGGGCGCACGTCTCTCCCCGGCTGAGCGCGACCAGGCGCGCGTCGTCGTGTTGCGTGCCCTCATCGGCGGCCCGCTCAACGCCGGTCCGGCAGACGACGACGGGGTCAACATCCGCGAGGGCGACATCATCGAGCGCGTCAACGGGCGTCCCGTTTCGACAATGGACGACTACCGCGAGGCCCTCCGGGCGCCGCACGACGGCGCGTACCTGGTCGTCGAGACCGACCGCGGCCGGGGCGACGTCGTCTCGATGGCGACCGTGCTGGCGGCCGAGTCTGACCTGGCGGCCCAATACGGGTATCCGCTGTCGGGTACGTGGGACCACTTTGCCGCCCTGTTCTCGTAGTAGGGTCGACAAAGACGGCGCGCGACGCCATCAGCCCCGCCGGCCCAAGAGACAGCAAACTATATTTTTTTTCTTTTGCCAAAAAAACGACCAAAGAAAAAACGGGGCCGTCGTGGGGGGTGGGGCGTGCAATGGGGAGAAAAAAAGAGAAAAAGACTGGCGTGGGCGCGATCGTGGAGCGCAGCGTGCGTGCCGATGGTGGCCGGCGCGGGCGACGAGGGTGTGCGCGCCCAAAGACATAAAATAATAAAAAAATTACATAAAACAAAAAAAAAGGACAGCGGCGCGCGACCGCGAGGCGGCTCTATGGGTGTTTTCGGTTGTCGCAGCCACCGCCGGACACGGCGGACGCTTGCGGCGGCAAAAGGAAAAAAAAAGAGAGGCGAGAAAGAGCGAGGCGGGGCGGCGCACGGGTCGGCCGATGCCCGCGGTTGGCGCCTGCCGACTTCATCGGCGCCCGTCCCCAAAAGAGCGGCGCGCCAAGGGGGGAAAGCACACGCACGCATCGCCCGCCCTCTGCCTTGCGCCACCCGCACGCCGCCGCCGCGATCATCCCTCATTCTTTCTCGACAGCGTCTTTGGCCTGTCTGTGGGAAAGAGAACAAAGAGCGTGCGCACGCGCAAGCCACACCACACACACACACGCACAGACAAAAGCGACAGGTGCGCCACATCCTCCCCCCCCCCCTCGCACCTCTTTGTCGCTGGCCGCGCGCACGCGCAAGCGCCTTTGTCCGCACCCCGACCCCGCCCCCCCCCGGTCCTCGGGACTCTGCTGTGTGCGCTCGCTCACACGCGTACGCGCTTGTTCTCTGGTGTGCGTCCGTGCGTGCCCGTGCCACGATCGTCGGTCGTCGTCTCAAGGTCGGAACCCGTGCGCGCGATAGATAAGCAGCGATGTCGTCGACCGTCGGAAGCAGCAGCAACAACAGGACCCGCCGCGGCGCCCGCGCCAACATCGGCCAGGGCTCCCTGCGCCCCATCAACGAGGCCACGCTCGGCCTGCCGGTCGTGCCGGGCGCCGGTCTCGCCCAGCAGCAGGGCCGCTACCTGGGCTTTGGCACCACGGCCAACGCCGGCGAGGGCTTTTTCAACAACAAATTGCAGATCGTGATCACGCAGGAGGTGGCCGACAGGCTCAACGAGGAGATGGCCGAGGATCTCAACGCGCTGCAGACTGCCGCCGGCGTGCCGGCCGACGAGGCCCCCTTCTTGTCGGCTGGCCTCTACGGGCCGATTGGGTCGCAGGGTCAGGTCCAAGCCTACCTGCCCAACCTGACCGAGTTCTACCAGGACGACCGCGCCGAGATCTACGTGCCGGCCGACGCCCGCGATGCCGCCATCGGCCTCGTCGTGCCGGGCTCCTTCCGCCAGTTGCAGGCCCTGCAGGCGGGCGTGCCCGCCGGCCAGGTGCGCGTCAAGAACCCCAACAACCGCACCGGCTACCTCAAGGTGGGCAGCAAAGGCTGGATGAACTTTATCCGAGCCGCTGCTGCCGGGCGCACGCCCTCGTCGCGGGACGCCGTCGAGAACGTCATCGGCCAGGGCGCCCTCTACGGTCTCGCGCCGATCTTTAGGGACAACAACATCAACGTCGCGCTCGTCGGCAATTACGACCAGGCCACCGGTGCCTACCTGGGCGACGCCAACGGCAACGTGCGCTTTGCCCTCGTGGCGCCGGCCACCGTCGAGAGCGTCGCCTCCGACGCCAAGTTCCGCCGCGACGTGGCCAACTGGTACGCCAACTTTGGTGTCGATCCCGGCGACCAGGCCAAGGGCGCCTACGGCGCGGCCAGTCTCGGTCTGAAGCACGCCGGCCGCACGGTGGGACCCAACGGCGAGACCGACGTCGACGCCGTGAGCCAGAACATCATCAACCAGTTCCGCGAGACCGGCAGCGCGCGCGGCGCCTTTGGCTGGGCGCCCGAGTATGCCCTGCCGCAGGCGCGTCGCGGCCTCACGGCCTTCCCGCTGCAGGACGCCAACGGCAACCCGCTGGCCAACCCGAGCGACCCGAGCGGCCAGTGCACGTACGCCGCCGCCGGTCCGGGCGTGACCCAGGACGCGCGCGCCAACGGCAGCGGCTTTGGCGGCAAGCGCTTCTACAGGAACATGCGCCAGCACGTGGGTACGGGCCTCAACGACGCCGGCGCCGACATCGCCCTGCCCACATTCAGTTGCGGCCGCACGAGCGACTTTGTCACCAACCTCAACCGCAACGTCTACCAGGCCGGCGGCGCGCGCGCCCTCGCCAACCAGAGCGCCATCGACCAACTCGCCGAGCGCAATGAACTGATGAACCAGTATTTCGCCGCCACCGGCGGCGAGGAGTTTACCGACATGTTCTCGCCCGATGCGCAGGCCGCCACCTACGTGCAGTGGCTCAACGACCCCGAGGGCACCGAGGGCACCAGCCCGTTCTTCATGGTGCCGGCCAACCAAGGCCGCGGTTTCAGTTTCGCCGGCCCCGCTCTGTGGGAGCAGGACATGGACCCGGCCACCGCCAGGGCGTTTGCGGGCGTCGACGTCAGGCAGGGCAGCAAGGCCCGCTTCGCCAACGCCGTGGCCGACCGCCTCGCCAATCCGGGCGCCTACCAGGCCGGCGCGCTCCCGATCGCCTTTGGCAAGCCGGGTGGCCCGAGCGGCGCGGCCAACCCGATCTTCCAGTAGACGCGGGCGAGCGCACGACGCGTGTTCTTGTGTGTGTGTGTCTGCGCGCTGCCCCATCGCTCGGTGGGGGGTTGCGCCGAGGAGGCAGACAACAGGAAAAGAGAGATGAAAAAAAAAAGTAAACAAAAAAACCCAACACGCATCCATTTGCCGGTGGTCCCTTTTTTGCCCCTCTGCCCCCAAAGGTGCAACAGGCGCGCCCCTTGGGCGGCCTGTGGAGGACAGAATTTCTCTCTCTCACCCTTTTTGTTCCCGTCTTTCCGTTGTCGTCGCATTTCAGCCTCGGTCTGGTGTGGCGCGGGGCATGTGCCGTCGGCAGCGCTGCTTTGCGCGTGCGCTTTCTTTTTTTTCCCTTCTTCTTTGGCCTGCCGGCGTGCGAATGCACCGCGGCGCTTTTTTCTTTCCTTTTTTCCTTTCCGCAATCGGGTCATTTGCGGTGCCGAGCGCCGTCGGCCGAGGAATGCGGCTCACTAAAAAAAAGGCCTCGGGCGAGGCAACCACAGCGGCGGAGCAAGGCCGGTGCCGTCGCGGTTTTAGGGCGCCTCGGTTCGCGCGCCTGTTGTTTTTCTTTTTTTTTTACACTACCCCATTATGAATTAGCGGCGAGCGATGCACATTTTTAAATGGCGCTCGCGCGCGAGTCGTTTTTAGATTGGATGGGCGGCAAAAAATGGCGCGCCCTTTTGGACGCGCGCAGACAGCCCCAACGCCACAAACCCGCAGTGCAAAGAAACAAAAATAAAAAACAGGAAAAATAACAAGAGAAAAGACAGAGAGCCAATCGCAGCACTTTTTCGTTGATGGTGGTTGTGCGTGTACGTGAATGAATGTAAAAAAACGGGAGGTTTGTGCAGGCGGAAACTCGCACGACGCGGGCCGCGTCGCGCCACGAGTCCCGGCGTGAAAGCGCCCAGGGGCGATGGAGGGTTCTTTGCAACTCTACGGCAGCGACCTCCTCCTCCTCCTAGGCGCGTCGTGTCCATTGCACACTATCGGCCAGAGCGACTGTTTTCGTTCGCAAAAAAAAACAAGAACGGCAAGGCTTGGGCGATCCGCATCGGCACAGACAGACACGCACACTAGACCTGTTTGACGATCCGCCAGTGCTCGCACACAGACGCACCAACCAGTGAAAAAAAACGCGAGAAAAAAAGAGGCTATGGCGGCGGCGACGACGACGACGACAAGAGGCGAGACAGAGGCGGCGGTGCGCGGGCAGACAATGGCGTCTTGTACGGCCGAGGCGCCCAAGGTGGACCTGGGCGATCGCGCTAAGATCATGTCCAACCTGTTTGGCGTGCGCGAGACCGTGACCCGCGTGCCGGCGCGGTTGCGCGTGCAACTGTTGGATCCGCTGGTGCGCGACGCCAACGGCTCGCGCGACCGGCGCCAGATCGAAGACGCCGGCCGGCCGGTGGCGCGCTACCACCACGCCGACCACCGCGAATCGCGCCAGTTTGACGGCATCCTTGATGACGGCACGCTGATCAAGGCGCCCGGCGCCGACGACGACGCCGAGGGCGAGCCCGACGACGACGATGGGTGGCACGACGAGGGGCAGCGGCGCGAGCGGCCGCCTCTGGTCGACACGCTGCTCCTGCTCAACGGCGTCGACGACGAGGGCCGCACCGTGTGCGTGAGCGTCAGGGGCATGCGCTACGCCATCTACGTGCTGTGCCCGCCGTCGTGGGGCGTCGCGCACATGCAGGCCCTCGCGGCGACCATCGAAGGTTATTATGGCATTCGCCGCGGCGGCGTCACCTACCAGCAGCGGCCGCTGCACCACATGCTCGGGTGGGAGCCCGAGACCAACGACCTCACGCGCACCAGGCGCCACAACTATTGCGTGCTGGGCTTTGGATCGGCGCGCGTCATGGAGTGGGCCGCCAACGCCATCGACGGTCGCGAAGCCAAATTGTGCCGTCGCCTGCGCGAGCCGCTCAACGAGAGGGACATGCGCTCGCTCCAGGTCTACGAGCGCCGCGTGGATCCCGTGCACAAGGCGCTCGAACGGCTCGGCGGTCTCCAGCCGTGCTCGTGGTTTGACGTGCAGCGGTGGCGCATCCCCGACCTCTACCACACGCACGCGCAGATCGAGGTCGAGGCCGACGCGCGGGACATTGTCCCGCGGCCCGAGATCGACGCCATGGCGCCCGTGTGGAAGGCGTCGTGGGACGTCGAGTGCTACAGTCGCGACGGTTCGTTCCCGCGGGCCGACCATCCGCGCGGGTGCGACCACACCATTTGCATCAACACCTACTTTAGCCAGCACCGGACCGACGGTCGGCCGCCGCGCGTCGTCCAAACCTCGCACCACTTTGGCGCCGTGCGCGTCCATCGGCCGGTCGATGCCGAGCGCGATCGCGTCGACGACCCGCGCCAGCGCGCGCACTGGAGCGTGTTTGAAATGAACCGTGCTGCACCAGCGGATACGATGGCGACCGAGACAGCCGACGCTCAGCAACAGCAGCAGCAGCAAGAACAGCAGCCGCGTTCGCACCGCGAGGTCTATGTGATGCAGTGCGCCACCGAACTAGAGGCCATCGAGGGGTGGCGCGACCTCATCGTGCTCGACGTGCAGCCTAGCGTCGTCGAGGGCTACAACACGGACGCCTTTGATTTCGACTGGCTGGGCACGCGCGCACAGCGTTGCGCCCGGTACGGCGTGCGTTCGCGGCTCTTTGAGGCCGGCGTGCTCATCGGCGAGCACACGCCCATGCGCCGCAAGGACCTCGACTCGGCAGCCAAGGGCTCCAACACGCTCAACTTTATCCCGATGCCGGGGCGCATCCTCATCGACATGTACCACATTGTCAAGGCCGAGAAGCGTCTCGAATCGTACACGCTCGACGACGTGTGTCGCTCGATCTTTGCCAAGGACGAGTCGCTGCGCAAGATTGACGTGCCGCCCGAGGAGATCTTTGATCACTATGCGTCGGGCGACCTCGACCGTCGCGCCGTCGTCGTCGAGTATTGCGCGCGCGACTGCCGCCTCCCGCTGGCGCTCGAAGAGCATCTCATGACCCTGACGGGCGTCGTCGAGATGGCCAGGATCACGCGCACGCCGCTGCCGCTCATGCTCATCAGCGGGCAGCAGGTCAAGACGTGGAGTCAGATTGTGTACGAGGCCCACACCATGGGCTACGTCGTCAACGCGCCCGAAGGCCGCGACCGCAGTGGCGGCGGCACGCGCGACTGGCTCCGCGGTGCCTATGGCGTGGGCGACCACGGCGTGGGCGACCAGTGGCTGCCGGGCGTGATTGCCATGGCGAGCATACGCGCCGGCGGCGGCAACGCAGATGGACATATTATGCCTCAAGATGGCGGCAAGGTTGCCGGTGCCGCCGACGCCGAAGAAGGCTATGCGGGCGCGACGGTGCTGCAGCCGCGCGCCGGCTACTATGACGTGCCCATCGTGACGCTCGACTACCAGTCGCTCTACCCGTCGATCATGGAGGCCAACAACCTGTGCCCGTCGACGCGCGTCACCGCGGAACCCATCCACAGAGAACTGGCGCGCCATTGCCGCGAGGTTCGCGAGGCCACGAGCGAGGTCCTGCGTGCCGACGGCGCCGGCCAAGACGCTACGGCCCTCAACCGCGTCTTTGCCTCGCGACCCGACTGGCTGCCGGGCCAGTTTGCCGTCGACACGGACCGTCGCGGGATACAGCGTACCGTGGCCTATCGCGAGGTCACCCCGGCTGCGGGGCGCACCCACGTCTTTGTCCAGCATGTGCAGGGCGTCGTGCCGCGCATCCTCACCGCCCTCAAGAATCAACGCAAGAGGGTGCGCGCCGACCAAAAGGCCTATGAAAAGGGCACCGCGCTCTGGGGCGTCTACGAGAACCGCCAGTTGGGGATTAAAATTACAGCCAACTGCTTCCCCGCCGACGACCACGAGATCCTCACCGAGACCGGCTTTATGAACTATGCCGCCGTCACGGAGCACTTTAAGCGTCACGCGCACTTGTCTGTGGCGTGTTACGTCGACGGTCAACTCCAATATCACGACATCACCGAGGCCAACGTCGTCGCCAACACTGGCGATCATCGGCTGGTGCAGTTTGAGGCAGGGTCGAGCACCGGTAAGCGCGCTACAACCAACGGCGTGTCCCTGTGCTGCACGGACAATCACCGCATTTATGCACGTGTCGGACCTACGTGGGGCAACCGCATCTGGCGCCGCAAAGGCACAGAGTCGCAGGAGAGCGCCGCACCTCCGTTCACCATCCAGAGCGCTGGCGACATTCTCGACGCCGGGACTCGCGACCCGTCGACCATGGTGCAGTTTACCGCGGTATGCAGCAAAGGCGTCACGCTCGACGGTGGCGACCTGCCGTTTGTAGAGGCGCTGGGTCTGCGTACCGAGGACCAGGTGGACGCCTTTGTCGAACTCTACGGGTACTGGCTCGGCGATGGATGGCTCGACGTCTCTTGCCAGGCCATCGCCTTTTCGCCGGTCAAGACGGCCGACTCGGCCTACCTCGCCGCCCTGTTTGCGCGCCTGCCGTTGCCTTTGCTTACCAAGGACACACGCGGCCCTGGTGCAATCGGTGCCTTTGTCACGCCGGAGCCGGCCGGAGTGAAGCGACGTGCCCGCTACACCGCGTGGACGACCCCCCACCGTCACTACATCTACACGCCCTCGTGGTGGCGCTACTTTGCCGAGCAGTACGGCCACAAATACTCGGGCGCCGCTCTAGAGCATGTGATCCAAGGGGCGTTGCGCAGCGGTGCCGACTTGCCCGCACGCCGCCCCGACGCCAAGCCGTCCACGGGCAAGGCACGCACACTCGCGTCCTCGACGTCCATGGGCGGTGGTCGTCTGTCTGCCGCTTGCGCCACAAGGCGTAATCGCATCAACGATGGCGTTGCCGAGCGTGTCTGCTACAGTGATCACTGCGCTTCGGCTGGCGTGTGGCAACCGCTGACCACCGCATTCCCTCGGCACTCGCCAAAGGGTAGCGGCAAGGCGACGTATGGTGGCAAGTGCAGAAAGTGCGTATCGGCGCGCGCCTACCAAAACCGCATCGCCAGAAGGACCCAACTCGCGGCGCGCTACGATGCCATGTTTGCGGCAAACACGGGCAAGCGCCAAACTGCGTTGGGCGCCGAGGAGGTCAAGAGCGCCAAGTGGATGTGGTCTTGGGTATGGAGGCGGCTGCACCCGGACCGGCTTCGCCTTCTTCTCCGCGGACTCCGCATGGCCGACGGCGACATGGCAGGAGGAGACCGCGGCGGCGGTGCCATCTACACCTCGTCGCGACGGTTTGCCGAGGAAGTGGTGCGAGTTGCCATGCACGCCGGATACACGGCGATGATTCAGCCGCGCTGCGCGGCAGGCGACGTCACCGGCCTGAACCAGAAAGGCGTGCCGATCGTGGCAACCGCACAGAACTGGGTGGTGAACTATTCCGACTTTACGCGCGAAGCCCAGCCCAAGATCACCGTCGCCACCCAGATGAGCAGCGCGCCCTACCACGGCACAGTGTGGTGTGTCAACGTGCCGGTCGAGCCGCACCTCATCGTCGTCCGCCGCATCGTGCAGCGCTATGGAGTGTCTGTTCCCTCTCGTGCAGTGGTGGTGGGCAACTCAGGTAATGGTGGTCACGACCACCGTCTCATCTTGATGACCGCGCGCCCCGCATCTGTTTGTGGCGCTGCCTCTCTCTCTCTATCTGTCACATGGTCTGACGCAAACCATTTCTCTGTGTGCGTGTGTGGCGTCGGTGCAGTGTATGGCTTTCTGGGTGCCGTCAAGCGCGGTCGCATGCCGTGCGTCGAGGTGTCGGAATCGGTGACGTGCATCGGCCGCGACATGATCAACGCCACCAAGGCCTATGTCGAGACCCATCTGCCCCGCTATGTGAGTGGCCTCCTCGACGACCCGGCACTGGTGGCGGCCGCCGCTGAGCGCCAGCGCGCCAAGGAGCGGCTCGACGCGTCTTTTGCGTCGGCGGGACTCGGCGCCGTCGCCGTGACCGACGTCGCCCTCGCGCAGCCGGCGCTCGAACCCGCCGCCAAGGACGACAGGTCGGAACGCGAAAAAAACAGAGACGCCCTGCTGGACGCGCTGACGTCGGCGTCGGTCAAGCCGGGCGACATCACGGGCGCGACAGTGGTCTATGGCGACAGCGTCGGCGCTGACACGCCGCTCCTTTTGCGGTTTGACGGCAAGCACGTCGATTATGTGCGCGCCGACCAGGTGGACGGCATCCTCGCCCGAGGCGACACCTCTGCCGCCGCAAGCCTGTGGAGCGCCTACCAGGGCGACAAGGAGGCCTTTTGCCTGGCGCGTCCGGTCGAGGTGTGGACCGAGCGCGGCTGGACGGCCGTCAACCGCGTCATCCGCCACAGGGCCGGCAAGAAGATGTTTCGCGTGCTCACGCACACGGGCTGCGTCGACGTGACCGAGGACCATAGCCTGCTCGACCCCAATGCCGAAAAGGTCAAGCCGACCGAGGTCTCTGTCGGCTCGGCGCTCTTGCACGCCGACCTGCCCACCCACGAGTGCGCCACGGCGTCGCTCAAGAGTCGTGTTCCTATGTCGACCCAGGACATTACCGATGACGATGGCGACGACGATAGCGCCAAAGTCTCGGCTGCTTCATCGACATCTGCCGACGGCAGCGTCCTCGTCAGCGCCGCCGACAAGGCCCATGCGTGGGCCATGGGCATGTTCTTTGCCGAGGGCTCATGCAACGAGCACCCGCGCGACAACTGTACGCAGTATTGTTGGCGCATCGCCAACAAGGACATGGCCCTCGTGCGCATGGCCTTTGACGGCCTCGAAGGGCGCTACCCGGGCGTGACCTTTTCCATCAGTGGACCCTGTACCGACGGGATGGCCTATGTCGTGGCCAACGGCCCGGGCAAGATGGGCCTGGTCGCCAACTACCGCACAGCCTTTTATGACCCTGTGTACGCTCTCAAGCGCGTGCCCACCGAAATCCTCAACGCCCATGTCGAGATCAAGCGCGCCTTTATCCGCGGCTACTTTGCCGGCGACGGCAACAAAAAGTTGTACGGTGCCGACGGTACATACTGCGGATCACGCTGCGGTGGCAAGGGCAAGATTGGCATGGCGGGCATCTACTACCTGCTTTCGGCCTGCGGCTACTTGGCGAGCGTCGATACGTGCGGCGGACCCGAGCGCGACACCTACCGCATCAACTTTTGCGACGCGGCCACGGCCAGGCGCACGCAGCGCAAGCCGGCCGACACGGTCAAAAAGATTATCCCGCTCGACTCTGCGGCTTTCGACGGCGCCTATGTCTATGACCTGGAGACGGCCAACCATCACTTTGCCGCCGGCATCGGGCGCCTTGTGGTGCACAATACGGATTCGGTCATGATCAAATTCCACGGCGTGCCCGCGACGCGCGAGGGCGTCGAGGTCGCCCTCCAACTGGGCGTGGCGGCGTCCGACTACATCACGACCAAGTTCCCCGACCAGATCATCCTCGACACGGAAAAGGCCTACTGGCCCTATGTGCTCTTTCGCAAGAAGCGCTACGTGGGCCGCATGTGGACACTCGACGGCAAGCCGCCCTACATTGACGCCAAGGGCGTCGAGGTCAAGCGCCGCGACAACTGGGCCGGCATGCGCAAGACCTACAAGGCGTGCCTGGAGGCCATGATGGAGCGCATGGACATCAACGCCGTCAAGGACATTGTCCTCCGCCTGGTGTGCGACCTCAAGGGCGACCGCGTGTCGCTCGACGACTACAAGATCAGCAAGTCGCTCAAGCGCGACTATAGCAAGTGCAAGAGCGCGCCGCCCCATGTCGTCGTGCGCGACAAGATTGCCCGGCGCAATCCGGGCTCGGAGCCGCTGGCCGGCAACCGCGTCTACTTTGTCATCACCATCGACGACCGGCTCAAGAAAAAGTCGGCGCGCGCCGAGGACCCGGCCTACGTAGCGGCCAACCCGCGACTGGCCCGCATCGATCGGCTCTACTATCTAGACAGTCTCAAGAACCCATTCGGGGCCCTCTTGGAGCCGTGCTTTGACAACCCGGAGCAACTGTTTGCCGACGCCGCCGTCTTTATCGCCAACCAGCAAAAGGGCCAGGCGCCGATCACCCAGTGGATGGGCGGCAAGCGTGCGGCGGTGCCCACGACAGAGGCCGAAGTCGAGGCCGCCGAAGCGCGCGAGCGCGCACAGATTGCCGCCCGCGTCAAGCGCCGCCGCAACGACCAGACCTACGTGCCGGCGGCCGTGCTCAAGCAACAAAAGACCGAGGCGCGCAAGGCCGCGCGCAAAAAGCCGCCGCCCACGACCGGGCCGCTCACGGCCTTTGTCAAAAAGAGACCCGCATCATAGACACCCACCAAAGCCGGCAACTTTGCGTACTGTTGGCCGACAAATGCATGCGTGCACACGCGCCGCGCAGACTGCACCATTGCAACCCTGCCTTTTTCGCCCATTCTTTGTTTAGTGTTTCTTTTCTCCCTACATTCCTTTTTTTTCTCTGTCTCGCTGGCGGCAATCCAAAGTGGGCGGGCTCGCCGGGCATCTTTTTATCTCTTTTTTTTTTGGCGAGGGCGCCACGCGGTCTGTAGATCGCGCCGCGCCGCCCGTCGCCACGGTTCTTTTCTCTCGACAAAAAAAAAGACAATGAAAATACGAGGCCGATGGACCAACGCAAGAGACCCCTTTTGCATCGCGTCTCTTGTGCCGACACCAGCACGGCGGCAACCGCGACCACTTTTTGGTCGGCTTGCCAAAAAAATGTGCGCCGGTCGTTGCGCCCGAGGTGCGTCCGTTGCGGCGCTGCCGCCATCGCCAAAGATGCCACGAGGACGACCGGACTGATTTGCGCGGCGGCCAGCAAAAACCCCAAGCCGGAAAATAACGCTGCGCAATGTGGCACAACAAAAAAAAAGACAACCCACAGGGACCCGTATCGACGAGCGCGTGGCGCATTTACGGCGTGCGGGCACTTGTTTTTTATTTCAGTTTCTTTTTCATTTTCTCAGGAGAAAAAAACGGCGACCGTCGCTTCCAAAGGGGTGCCTGTGCACGGCCAGAGGCCCGGACATGCGCGCACAAAAGTCGAGTTTGTTTTTGCGCAGACATAAATCTTGGGGAGCGCAAAAAAAATGGGGGTCCACATAATGCTGGGCAACGGCTAGCCGATCGGCTAAAAATCGTGGACTCATCCTGGGCACAGCAGTTTGTTCTCGCGTGGCGATTTTGTTTGATTTTTTTTTGCTGGCTCATTTCCTTTGCAAAAAAATATGAAAGGTCCTCGGTCACCGCGATTTATCAAAGGCAGGCCAAAAGTCACCAAAAAAAGTCAAAGGGACCTCGTAAAAAATGTATGCAGCACGTTGGTTTGACTACTTGGACGGGAATGGCAGGCACATGGGGTGAGAGTGCCTGATGTCGGTGCTTTCACGCATTCCCGAGCAGGCGCAACAACAGGTCGCCGATATTTTATGACACTTTGTCGATTTTTCCACGACTTTCTTTTGCTTGCCTTTGGCAGTGAGCGCAGCGGGCAACGGCGGGCAACGGGCGCAAGGTCGGCCGAAACATACCGATCCTGCCGCCAAAGTCGCTGACGTGCCAGAATGAATTCTGGATTTTTTAAGCCGTGTGCGTGGGCGTTGCCACGCACTGACCAATCACCGACAAGCGCTGGGCCTGATGCCTTGTTGCAACGACGGTCTCCCGGTCGCAGAGCCAATCGCGCAGCGCGACAGCCTCTCATCCGGACGCCGTCCGTCACCTCGTGTATCTGCGAGATCGGGCGGGGCCGCATGTTGGCAAAAACAACCAAAAAAAAGTCGTCGGCCAACCACTCGCGAGCGTTGCCTCAACAACAACGAAAAAAAATAAAGGGGGCCACGCAAAGTCGGGCTCTGGTCTGTCTGGTCGCTCAAAGGCCCACGACAAAGACACCAACAAAAACGAGGGCGCGGCGCCTTTACGACGAGCCAAAGGCGGACCAACGGCGGCGGCCTGTCTCGCTGCACCAATCCTATTCACGCGCACTTTTTGCACGAGAAAAAAATGAAAATGTTTTTTCCAATATCTTTCTTCTGTTGGGTCCGTTTGTTTGGGGGCGGCTGCGGCGGCGCAGTCACCGGGCCGTGATTGCGGCCAAAGCGGGAAAAAACAAGCCAACAAAAGAATGTCTGGCAAAGGCTTGCCTTGCGCGACAGCCCACACCTTCTTTTTTGGACCCCATCCAGATACAATTTTATTTTTTTTTTCCAATTTTGTTTGCTTTATTGGATCGGGTCGCACGCTCGCGCCCTGGTCCGCCGCTGGGGCAGCGACGGCAGCCAAAAGAAAGAAAAAGGTCAAGGCGCCAAAGCAGCGCGCACACAGACACGAGGCAAACCTTTTTTTTTTTAAAAAAAAGACAAAAGGAATCCGCTGTGGCGGTGGGTCAGCGAGAGGCCATGAGATGCTTTTGGATGCGCTCGGCCCATGCGCCGATGCAGGCAAATTCAGAGGCTGTCGCGTTGTCTTGGTCGATGGTCGCGGTTGTTGTCCCCATCTCCGTGTTGACGACACTAGAGTCGCGGTGCACGCTCGGGCGGGCGTCGGGCGCATCCGACATGCGGCACCAGCGGCGCCAGGCGCGCGCTCGATCGTTGTCTGGTCCTATGCCCTTGTCGCGCATGTTTGCCACGAGGCCAAACAACATCGGCGGCAGTCCGCCATAGTCGGGGCCGGCGAGTGCGCTTGCAAGCGTCGACGACAGCATGCACCGATGGGCCACGGCGGCGGCACCCAAGAGGGCGTCGAGGGCGCGCATGGGCGACGCCGTTGTGCCTGCCCGGTCCAGTTTGGAAATCTCGGCCCTCACGCGCGCTACGGCCACGGTCCACGGATCGGTGCAGCGCTGGACTGCAAAAGATGCGCCAGCGGCGGCGGCGGCGATGGAGCCTTTTGGCATGGTCGCGACGACGCACGCGGCCAGCCGGTCGAGAGCGCCGAGGGCGCGTCGCCGCGCGTGTCGGCGTCCGTGTCGGTCCCCGGCGATGCGCCCGCAGGCTACGCGCTCCATGAGGAGTCGCACGACGCACGCGCCATAGGCGTCACCGCCGCCGTCTCGGCGCGAGCACATGCGAAAGGCATCCTCGTAGCCATCTTCATCGTCGGCATCCTCGTCATCGTCGCACTCGACCTCGACGATGGCAGTCTGCGGCCACACCTCGACGACGTCAACCAGCACATCGAGCAGGCGCGCGTACCGGTCGGCATTGAGTCGGCCGCGCGCCGCCGCACTGCCCGGTCGCGTCCAACGAAAGGCATGGGCGCTGCTGACGAGCACACCCAGGGTCGACGGCCCCGGTTCGATCCCGAGCGTGTCGCGCATCCATTCGATCGTGCGTCGAGCGCGCTCGCGCGAACCGCGTCCGTCGACGACGACCTCGATGAGACCGCCCAGGGCGAGCACACCCAGCGACGCGTCAATGTCTGATCTGGAGGCGGCGCCCGTGGCGCGCGCGTCGTCCACGAGCCACCGGGCGACGCCGAGAGCACCCACGCGCAGCGCCTCGGCAAAGTAGGCATCGATGGGTCGGCACACCGACGGCGGCTGCCGCGACAGCGACGACGACGTGTCGCGGTAGGCCGGGTCTCTGTCGCGCGCCACGTCAAAGTAGCCCGTAGAGTCGTGGGTGAGGGCCATGTGTGAGGCCGTGCGCGGATGACGCGGCGAACCGTCCGACAGGCACCTTCCGCGCCACAGGGCCGTCGCCAGCGATCCTCGCTTTGACTCGGCGTCGAGCAGGGCGTGCATGAGGCACGCGTGGCCGCCGGCTGCCGCCCCCAGCCACGCGTGATAGCATACGGTTGCGGCGCGCGATCGGTCGCCGCCGCTAGTAGCGACAAGTGACGCCAGACGCAGCACAAACGCGGTGTGCCCAGCGGCCGCCGCATCAAAGGCGGCATCCGCCGCGCCGCACGGCGTGTCGTCGACGGCCAACAGCCTGTCGAGCGCAGCGGCACTGCCGTGGCGTGCGGCGACGCGCAAAAGGACCGCCGAGAGGGCGGACCGCGCGCAACAGCCCACAACCCGCCTCATGCCTTCCCACGGGCGCAGAGGCGGCGCGCCGTCAAGTCCGCGAACCCACCACACGTCGGGACCCGGCGCTGTGCCGTCAGAAACGGGTGGACGCAGCACATCAGGGCCCGTGCTCCGACTTTCGCGATCGCGCCGCAACCATGGGCGCAGCCATCCGACGGCTGCCGACGAGATGTCGCGCGAAAAGGCATAGGCGATGGCGTCTGGTCGTGCCGAGGCCACGAGCGCGGCCGCTGCTAAAAGAGGCGGCGGAGACCATGACGCATCGGAACAGGGGCCGTGAGCCAACAGGAGGCCCGCGTCGGGAGAGAGCCCAGGATTCACGGCGAGCCTCTCGGCGACGGCCGACGCGCACACGAGCCTTCCCGACACCCAGAGTTGTCGCACCGCTGATCGCGGATCGGCAAGGCCGACGGCGATACGCGCGGCGTCTGGCGCCGACGGGTTTTGCACGATATGGCGCCACGCGCGACACACGGCGCGCGCCACGGCCCGCCACCGCGGGTGCATAAACGGCCGGCCCGTCATGTCGCATCCGTTGACGATGAGCGACACCAGTTCGGGCGGAAGCGTCGCGCACGTGCATCCACCCGAAAACGCCGGCCCTATCGCACCGTCGCTGTGGCTGTTGTTGTCAGATGCGCTTTCTGTGCTGCTGCTGCTGTCGCTGCCGCCGCCTCTGGACGAGTTTGCCACGTCGGACGTCCGCGACGGTGTGCGCCGGTACCGCAACAGACGCATAATGCGACTCTTTTTGGACCGAGGCTCGGGCGCCGCGCCTTCGTGGCCATCGTCGCCATTGTGTGGGTCGTCGGCGCGTGAGCGCTTGCCGGTGCGCCTTTGCGGTGGCAGAGCGCCGGTGCTGGTCATCAAAGTCGTCTCAAGCGGCGGCGCCGTTTTCGACTCGCGCAAATTGCGTCGCCCCGATGCGCGCATGATCTAGTGGGATCGCCCTCCCGGTGTGGCCGACGGCAGCGACGCAAGATTGCCGGCGAGCGCGCCGTTGTCTCGATGTCGCACACAATGCGCGCGCGCGTTTATCCCTTGGTGGAGTGCCTGCGACGACGGTCGCAGCACAAAACCGTCCTCCCTCGCCGCCAAAAAAAAGGACAGTTGGCCCCAAAAAAAGAAAAAGACAAAAGTCGTTGGCAGGTCGGTGTGTGCAGGCGCAGGCGGCTTTGGGTTTCCTCCAAGGTCTGACGCTCTTTTTTTCGTGGTTTCCCATCCCGCACGGATCAAGCGGTCGGTCGTCGATGCGCCTCTTTTCCTTTTCATGCGCTTCAAAGGCAGCGTCTGCCCTCGCCTGGGGGAGCGCAATCCTCGCGATGAAGGCGTGCCTACTGCGGCGACGACTCTTTTTGTGTGTGTCGCTCTTTTTTTCGGCCTCTTTGCGCACCCATGGCCTTTGGCGAGGCAGAGCACAACATCAGGGCCGACGCGCCCGCCACTGCTTTGACGACGATGACGATGACGATGACAACGGCAACAACAAAAAAAGATCGCGCCACAGAAAAGCAGAGGGAGACACAAGAAATGCTGCGCGGCCATTTGCTTTTGAAATGAAAACAAAAAGAAAACGGATGGCCCGCTACAAGACGCCGACGCAGGCCCCAAATCTCATTCGCCCTCTTTTTTTTGCCTGTCTGGGCGATGCGCCATCTTTTTGTCCCGCAAAAAACCAGCGCGTGGTTCCGCAGCGCAACCCTCGACGAAAAAAAAGGGGTGCGCAGCCGATGGCCCGCGAAAACCGAAAGAAAAAAGGTGTGAGGGCAGTACGACGACGTCGCCACGCCAGGTCGGGCCCACGAACAACAAAAAAACGACAGCAACAACAACAAGCACGGCCCACGCAAAAAGGCAGCCGATGGAGAGTGATCACGAGAGAGATGTGCCAATGGGGCATCATGCGCCAATGGCGATCGATCCCGCCGACATTGATCCCGACGTGAACGCCACCGCACACGAATGGGTCGACGCAACCATGTGGCGCAGTCGCGCCGCCGACACGCCTGTGCGTGCTTCGTCGAGGCGCCGGCGATTCGACACACTGTGCGATGGCAGTGCCCAAAGTGAAGAGTCGACCCTCGTGCGTCGACCGGCGACCGTTGTGCGCCATGTGGCGCGCGATGGCGGCGTACCAGCCATGATGCCCGCCCCTGATGCCGACTCGGCCACTGAGCGCTCGCTTTTGCAAATGCGGGTCGCACGTCGCACCGACGGCGACCACACCAACACAACCAGAGATGACTCATCTAGAGATTCGGCAGTAGATGTTGATGATGACGTCAACAATGACAACGACGATGACGGCGACAAAATCTATGTCGCGTCCATGACCGATGGCAGAGGCAAGAGGCGCCTCACCATAGACAGCAAACTCGGCATGCTGTCGCTCATGTGTCCTCGATTGGACCGCGATACTAGACCAGTGGGGCTCTCGGCGCTGGCACTCTGGCAGACACGATGTATCGAATGGGAGCGACCTGAACTCGCCGGACTGCGCCTCCTCGACGGCTATGATAGCGCGCCGCCGTCAGTGGCGCTCTTTCACCTGGATCTGTGCGGGTCGTCGGTACCGCTGAGGGCCAACAACCAATATGGTGCTTTTATGCGCCGGGATCAATACGACGCAATGGTGCGCGATGCGCCGGTCTTGTTGGCTCTTGCCGATCGCATCCTGTGGCCCGACAATCTGCAATACGCATCGGCCGTCGCGCTGGCCCGCCAACCGGCACACGTGGGCGACCTCCTCGGGCGCTGTGATCTATTGTGTCCCAGCATGCAGAGGCTCGCGGCAGCCGCGGTGCTCTTGTGTCCTCACAACGGCATTGACGTGAGCGACGTCGCGCCCGTGTTTGGCGTTGCCCATCAACGCGCGACTTGCGACGCTGAGCGCGAGCAACTCGGCCTGGCCGTCGCCGCGGTCCTCGCCCGCCTCCACGACCGCACCTTTTTGCCATAAAAAACCGGCCGTTCAAACTGTTTTTCCCATTGCGTGTTTTTTTTCTCCTTTTGTGTATCGAGGGTCCTGGCTGCCGCTGCAGCGACAGGTTGCCTGTCATCAAATTCTTTTTATCTATTGTTTTCGTTTTTGTAGCGACCGCGAGGTGCGGGCAGCCGCCCTTTATTTGGCGCCGCCGCGCGCGTGCGCGCACAATGTCTCATCCTGGCGGCCAAAAAGTCAAAAAAAACCGAGAAAAAAGGAGCGATTGTTTTTGTTGTCCAAAACTTGCGCGCCGCCTTTTTCGCGCGCCGCCTTTGTTTTGCGCCGCGCAAGTTTTGGCCAGTCTTGACCGAAATGCGAGCCGTACATTGCGCAAGGATACGATGCGCGTACGGCGGCGATGCACACCGGAAAAAAAACAACAGCCGGTGGCCCGGAAGAGCGCCAATGACAAATACAATAGAAAAAGGGACCTAAAAAGGCCCACAAAAAAGCACCGGCGGCCAAGCCGGGCCGCGCCAGACCAACGCTGGGCAACGGCCAGCCGATCGATCAAAACATGCAAATTTCCATTATCGACGTCCTCGTCGCTTCAGGACGAATCGACATTTTTTAGCCGTCCGGCTGGCCGTTGCCCAGCATTGAATGTATCCCTACAATCAAAGAAAATACATATTTCAATCTTTGGTGTTTTGCACGACCCCTTTCTTTTTGCGGCGTAGATTGCAAGCGACGCCGCAGTCGTGCCCGCTGCCGGCCCGCTGTTTATTTTTTTCTGCCTTTTCCAGACTGTTGTTGCGCTCTTGTTGCAATCCCAAAGGCATCGGGAAAGGGATAGGAAAAAAAAGGCAAGCGTGACGCTATCTGTTGCTGTGTCGTGTTCTACCAATCGAGCCGCACCGGCGGTCCGAAGCGATAGTCCGCGGCCAAGGGCAGAACCCGCCGGTCGATCGTCGGCTTGGCAAAGTCGCCAGCACACACAGCCGCCGGATCCACGCCGCGGCGTCCGCCCGCGTAATCCAACACGCCGACGAGGTGGTACAGTTCGGCCACCATGTGCGCGCACGTGCGCTTGGGGACCGGGTCGTGCGGACGCACCGTCCCTTGTGGCGCTGCTTTGCGATCGAGCAGAGACAGAGCGTAAAAGTCGCGACGCGGTTGGCCCAAAAGGCGCGCGGCGACGGCCGCCGGAACGAAAAAGTTAAACTCGTGCTCCCACTGGGCCGCCATGGCGCGCTCAAAGAGGGCGTCATCGACGGGCGTCGACAGGCTCCGCACAAAGATGTCGTGGTCGGGTCGGCCGCTCGTGAGATCGCGCACCGTGGCCAGCCGCGTGCCGTTGCCGTTGATTTCCCAAAAGAGCACCTGGCGCGTGTCGGGCTCGACATAGACGACGGCCACGTGGTTAAAGGCCGAACCGGTGATCCACTTGATGACCACCGGCCAGTCGACGAGCGACCGGGGGCCGCGGCCATCGCGCCCATTTCGGTTGCTCGTGAGCACAAGGTCGCCGGTGCGGAATGGATACGCGGCCAGCGCGCTCCGCCGCGCGTGCGGCTCGGGCGTTGCCGTCACGTACCGTCGCGCTCTCGCCGCGCACAGCGCCACGACAACGAGTCCCACCAGCAGGACGACCGCAACGTACAAGAGAGCCCGCCGGCGGCCTTGGCCGTCGTCGCCTCGCTTCTTGTCGCCAGACATGATTTTCGGTGGTCGCGTGTTTGGGCTCTTTTTTTTTCTTGGCGGGTGTGGCGCGGATAAACTGGACGACGCGTGGCGTGCGCGCACGCACAGACCCGAGCCGTTGCGTCCGTTGTGCCGACCGACCGCGGTCGACGATTTTTTACGTCGGGGGACGCGGGATGTGCGTGCCTGCGTCTCTTTTTTTTTACGCGTCGCTCGCCCGCCTCGATGCACAGAGGTGATGATGACGGCGGCGCCGGCCCCAAAGAGGCAGCGCGCGTCGGGTCGCCCCGGTTTTTTGTCTCCCTCTACTTTTTTCGTTCTTTTTTTTCACTCTTTTTTTGCGTGGTGACCCCTGTGGTCTCTGGCGCGGCGTCTCTTTTTTCGCCTGCCTGCCTGCGCGTGCGTATCGCGCGGCCTCGCTCGCCGTCCGCTTTTTTTGCCTTTATGATGGTCCGCTCAGAGAGGCAGAGGGCTGCCTCTCCTCGCTTCGGAAGCGGCGGCCGCCGCGCCGCGTCCGTCCGTCCGGTGCGTGCACGCGCCAAACCGTCCAAAGGGAGGAAAGAGGAAAAAGCACAGGGAAAGGAGTCGAGACGCACGCGCGACATGGGTCCGACGATGCGCAGGGAAGCGGGTGTGCGGTGGGCGGGCGCGCTCGTGGCGCTTTGCATGATCGGCGCCGCTGCCGCCGTCGCCATCGTGGACGATCTCGCCGCGCCGGCAGTGGGCTTCACAGACGCCGAGGCGCGTCTATTGCGGAATGCGCTCGATGGCGCGTGCTTTGTCGCCCTGGCCATCGGCGTTGCCCGGCTGTTTATGCGCAGCGCGCGGTCGGGATGGCAGGCGCCGGCAGGATCGATGGCAGCCGCGGCGGCCGCTGGCGCTCTTGCGCCCGACTACATGCAGGCCTCCCCATGGTCGCTGGCACTGTTTTGCGGATGCGCGCTTGTCGGCGCCTATTGACGAAAACGAATCACCACGAAGCGCAAGGTTTGGCCGGTCGCAGGCACGCGCGCCCACGGGACAAAGACCCAACCGTCGCCTTTGTCTGTCTGGATCGGGCTCTCTCTCTTTCTTTCTTTTTTTTTTTCACCCTCTTGTGTGTCTGTCTCGTGCGGCGGTGCTGCCAGCGCAGGCAACGGCACGCAAAAAAAAAGAGTGAATGAAAAGAAAAAGAAATGGGACGCGAGGCGACTCGGCAGGCCTCTTTTTTTTTGTTGACCCCCCACCCCGAGCCGGCATCCTTTCTCCCGAGGCCCTGAAACATTGGTCTTTTTTTTCATTTCTTTTATTTCCACAAAGGTCGCTCTCTCTTTTTTTTTTGGGTTGACAAAAAAAAGAGCGCACGCGCCGCGCAGAAGACATTTGGACGAGGAGCAGGAAAAAAAAGGGGAGAGGCGGCGCGCGGGAAGCGCAGTCGTCGCCCCGCTAATCGTCGACGAGATCCAAGAGGCGCATGCGACGCTCGATGCCCGACCAAAAGGGGTCGGGTTTGGGCCTGCGCGATCTGCCGCCGCCGGCCTCGCCTGCATTCTCGGCATCGTCCGTGTCCTCGTCGCTCTCGTCATCTTCCTGGTCCTGGTCCACCTCGACGTCGCCCAAGAGGTCGCGTCGCTCGACGCGGTTCCACTCGCGACGGATGAGGCGCTTGACACGCACGCCCCTATCCACTGCGACGCGCCGCTGTGAGCGCACCTCGTCCAATGGATCGGGTGTCGACGGTACCGCGTTGAGTGCGTCGTCACCGCCGGCCTTGGCGTTGAGGCCCATGATGGCCTCAAAGGCGCGACGCGCGTCGGGATCGCGCGCCACCGGTTGGGTCGTGGGCCCGCGCACGGGCGGCGGCGGTACGACCGACATGAGGCGCTCGCGTGTCGTCATGCAATAGCCGGGTCCAAAGACGCAGGGCGACTTGGGGCGCGGCCCGTCGGTGCGCTCGTTTAGGATGCCGAGCGCGTACAGTGCGATGCGCGCCTCAATCTCTAGCATACCGATCAATTCGCCGTGACCGGCGACCCGCATGCGATCGAGAAAGGCGCTGACCGCTGCTGCCGCGCGCTCGCGCAGCCGTTCTTCATAGGTCTTGATCGCGGCAGCATAGCGCGCATTTTGGCACAGCGTGACGGCCGCGTGCCACGTCGTCCTCTGCTCCGCGCTGCGCATGATTATAGGGGTCGCGCACGCTGCCTTGTCCTCGCCCGCGGCGTCCAACGGGGCGGCGTCGGTGACAGGCGCCGTAGAGTCGCGGGCGACGCCGCGAGGCCGTACGAGGCGGCGCGCATTGACTCCCACGTCGGGGCGCGCCCATGCGCACAGGTAGCGCGCGTGGTTGCCCATCACCCAGCGACGGCGGACGATGGCGTCGAGGGCCGGGTCGGCGTCGGGCGCGCACCAGCGCGTCGAACGATGAAACCAGCGATCGAGCAGGTCCTGGTCCCACAGGCCATAGACAACGTCGCGCGGGTCGACGACGTCGCCCCTGGTGTCAGAGTAAAAAGTCATGGCCAACTCTTCGACGGTGGGCGTAACGGTCACGTGCGGCGCTGGCATGTCGATGCGCACGCGTCGGCCGTCGGCGTCGACGATAAAGTGCGACCGCTTGGCATAGGCGTCGCGCGCCTCCCTGGCATAGGCCCGCTCCCAGTAGGCGCGGCACCATTTTTCTCTCTTGTTGGAGTGACCTGTCGGCATAGTATGCCACGCGTCGTGTGCGCTCTTTGATTGGTCGCGACCGTGATCGCCATGTTCGTACCACAACGTAAACATGTGGATGGGCGACTCGTAGTCGAGAACCGGCGGCGCGCCGGCGGGCAAAGGAGGGGCCGCGGCACGCGCGCGCTTGCCCCGTGCTCTCACGCGCACATGCGTCGTGATCGTGGTCGCGCCGCCGGCATTGGAGCCGGATTTTGCCGGTGGCGTCATGGGCTCGGAGCGCGTTGCTCTTGCCGTGGCACGCCGGCGCGCATCGGCACGCTTGTGGCTGCTGCCGACAAACCGTAGAACAGGCGGGCTGGAGACGGTGCCCTCGGGCACCATAAACATCGAGAGCACCGATGCGGGGGGCCTGGCGGTCAAAGGTGGCGGTCGATCCGCACGCGTCGGTGGCGCGGCATGGAGGGCGGACACGTCGTCGCCGGCCGGCAGAGCGGCGACGCTCGGTACATGTCCCGTGCCAAGAGGCAGAGAGCGAGAGCCCGTGGCGGCGTGGTGTTGCATCGCGTGCGCGCCGAGTCAATTGGGTTGGGGGGCAAGAGTGTGCGACGAGTAAAAAAAAAGAAAAGGAAAACGAAGGCAGCAACGACAAAAAGGGCCAGCGAAAGAAAAAAAGAGAGAAAAATCCTAGCGCAAACAAAAAGAAAAAACAAAAGGGACCTCGATGGCGTCGCCCGCTCGCAAAAGGCACAGAGAGAAAAGAGTGTCTGATTGCCGCTGTTTGTGTGTCGTCTGCGTCTAGTTTTGCTCGGTGGGCGCTTCAAGTTGTCGCGACTCTTTTTTTGGACCGGCAGCGCGCGTGCGCGCCGCCTTTGCTTGGCCTCTTTTTTCTTGTGCAGGCGCATTTGTTTCTCCCCGGGGCGACCGAAAGAAAAGCGACCAATGAGGCGACGCGCTGTGCATGAAACAATTTTTTTTCTTTTTTCTTGGCTGGTGGAAGCGAAACCGGACGGCTTTGTTGGCGCAGATTGGACGGGCGCCTCGCCTTGCGCGCAAAAGAAAAAGACGCGCGAGTCGACAGGGCCGCAGATGCACGAGGCAGGAAAAAAAAAGGACACCCGCGACGACCACAAGGCTCGTGCGGGTCCATGTTTATTGTTGGGCGATGCCCATGGGGCTAGAATGACCGGGCCCGTCCGGTTGTTTTGTCTTTCTGTCGGTTTTTCTACCGTGTTTATTGGCGATGGCATTTTTGGTTTGCGGCGGCGCCCACCAAAAGCCGCAGCCGACCCACCGTCGGGCCGGAAATAAAGAACGGCAGCCGGTTGGCTAAATGAGGCCCATTGATACGGGCAAACATTTGGCCGGCGCGGTTTGTGGGCCATGCGCGAGAGGGAAAGCATCCACGCACGCACCTTTTTTGAGGAGGCACGAGGCGCGCGCTGGCCGTGGGCCGAAAGCAACGTGCGGTGCCGGCCGCGACAGCGACCGAGATCTGCGGAAAACGCGCCTCGACGCTCCTGTTGGTCCCTCTTCTTTTTTTTTTTCGGTAGCGACGTGCGCCGAGCGACGGCTTTCGCGAGCGCCACATCCCGACGCCGACTTGCCTTGTCCCCGCGCCGTCGTCTCTTTTGGCCGCGCAGCCTGTTTTTCTCCTCTGCTTTTTTTTTACGCACGCAACCTCGCCCGTCTGCTTTTTCTTTCATTTCCCTTTTCTCTTGTCGCTTGTCCGACAAAAAAAAAGGAGTCTAGGTGCTTGCGCACGTGCGTCTCTGTCAAAAGGTCGCCACACACAGAGAGAGAGAGAGAGAGAGAGAGAGACTCACGCCAGGCACGGAGATACCAGCGCCGAGAGTGCGCGCGCATACACACGCCAACCAATCGATTGCCTCTTCTGACAGATGACCGACCGAGGGCCGCAGAGACAATTGTTGGACGAGGCGACCGGGCCTTTGGCCGGCGACAAGCGCAAGCACGCCGCAGATTCGACGGCCAAGGCGCCTCGCAAGCGCGGTCGTCGCAGCAAGAAGGAAATCGAAGAGGCGGCGGCCGCGCTTGCCGGTGCGGCGAAAACCGCCGGCGGGGGAGCCGGTGCGATCGAGACCGAAGCCGACGCGCTCGCGGCCCGCCGCGCCCATCAAAAGACCCTGAGCCTCAACAGCCTCTATGGCGACGCGGCCAAGCCCGACACGCGCGAGTTTATGCACGTCAACATGGGCCACGCGCTCATGCGTCGCGACGACGTCTTTTACCTGCATCCGCTCAGCGAGCGCTGCCTCATCCAGCGCGGCTCGGTGCCGTGCCCGGACCCGTCGCGCGCCACCGTCTACCGCAACACGCTCGACATACGCGCGAGCGGTCCGTGCATGCACTGCGACCGCGAGTGCACCGCCGGGCGGGTGCCTCTGCCGCGGGCCTACGACAGCCGCACGCGCGCCTATGCCGTCTGGGGCAACTTTTGCTCGTTCCCGTGCGCCATGGCCTACCAGTTGGACCACGGCGCCGGCGTCTACGACACGCCGCACGTGCTCGTGCTCATCCACAAGATGGCCGCCGAGGTGTGGGGCCGCGAGGGTCTCGTGAGCCCGGCGCCGCCGCGCTTTTGCCTGCGCAAGTTTGGCGGCGCCGTCGACCCCGAGGACATCGAGGCCGTGTCCGAGCGCCAGTACCACAACATCGTCGAGGCGCCCTTTATCTCGTGGGGCATGATGGTCGAGTGCAAGACCGTCGACGTGGTCGGACGCGCCGTCAAGCGCTTGATCGCGCCCGAGCCATGTGTCGCCGCCGCCGCCACCGCCAACATCAACAACAGGACCACCCTCGGGGTCGCCGCCGTTGAAGTGTCGTCTGTCTCACGGGCGGCGCCCGAGGTCCTGCTTGGTCTCAACGACTTTGGCGCGAGACGGCGTCGCGGCGGCGCGTGCGATCCCGGCGCCATGGCGCGTACCGATGCCGGTGGTGACGCCACTGGCGGTGTCCTCCTCGGCGACGGCGACAAGGACGACGCCGAAAAAGAAGCCGATGAGCCGCGCGCCATCGATCTCTGTGTGTTGGCCGACCGAGAGGACGACGGCACCGAGAGCGACACCTACGACCGTATTTCGCGCGCCTTTAACCTGCGCGGATTGCCCCCTCACGATCCGCACATGGAACATCCGGGTGCGCTCTGTCGCGCCGGGGGCGTCGACGGCATCAGCGCGTCCGCCGGGCGTCGCGACGCCGAACGGCGAGCCGAGCGCGGAATCAGCCTCTTGGGGACCACCCGCGCCGCGCCGAGTGGCATGCCTCCCTACGCTGTGCCAGTTGCCGCCGACACCGGGGCGGGCGTCGCCGACGAGGCGGACCCCGAGGCCATGGGCGGTTCGCGCTGGGAGCGATTCCTCCAGAGCCGCCTCGCTTCGAGCGCTCACCCCGTCGACAGTGGTTCTGCAGAGGCTGCGCCACCGCCATCGCCTCCACAATCGCCGTAAATGCCGCCTCCTTTTTTTTTTATCAGCAACAGCAACAACCGCGTCGCCGTGCCGTTGATTCGTGTTTTTTTCCAGATAGGAAATTGAAATGAATTATAATAATAATGATGATAATGAAAAAAGAAGAGAAAAGAAGATGGCGACGGCAACGCAAACGGCCAAAAAAATCGGGGCTCGATTCTGGTGCAGCAGGGACGCCCGACAATGCGACTGACATGTTTTTAGCCGACCGACTGGCGTGGCCGGCTGCCGACGGCGACCAACGCAACCGGCCGCACAAAAGGACGAATGCGGCAACACCAAAAAAGACAGCGGCACTTTTTTTTTCCTTTGCCCGACAAAAGAGAAAAAGGACAAGAGAAAAAGGATCGAAAAAAATCGGTACCAGAGGACGGGCGGGGCGTGCGACGCCATCATTTGCGCCTTTTTTTCGGCGGGCCCTTGGGGGATGTGGCATAAAAGGAACAGGGAGACCAGCACGGGAGCGCACGAGAAGAATGCAGCGCGACCCAAAGGACACCCAAGACCGCAGTCGCGGCAAAAAGGGAATCGCGACGCGACGTGTGCCATCGGTTCCCCGCGCCAAGGAGACGGCAGCGGGAATGGGGGGGGGGGGGGGGGGAAAAAAAGCAGCCGATGCCAACGGCAGGCGCAGAGATCACCACTGCACGGCGGCTCCGCCGCGGTAGTCGGTCTCGTCGAGAAAGCGCGCCCACGAACCATACTTGGCGGCGACCTCGCGCTCGTCAAAGCGTGCCGGCTCGCTCGTTGTGGCACCGCGCGTCGGTAGCATGCCCACAAAGGCGTGCGCGTCCGCGCGCCGATCGACCCAGTCGACCCCCGACAGGCGGACATACTCGGCGAGCGGGCGCGCCGTGCCGAGTCCGTATGGCTCGACACGCGCGTGCCATGGCGGCGCCATGCCGAGCAGCGTCCACGCGCGCACATAGGCCGCCTCACGCTCGCGCCACACGGCGGGTGCGACGTCGACGGGTGATTCCGGCGCGTCGTCAAACCGACGCTGCGCGAGCGTGTGTCGCACGAGCGCGCGCGACGGACTGTAAAAGTCCCAACCGTGCGTCCACAGCCGCACGGTCGTGCACCAGTCGACGGCACCCTCTAGGCTCAGGTGCTCGTACCACGGGTCCCACGGATTCGTGCCGATCAGGAGCGACGCCTCACACAGGGAAAAGGCCGAGTGCCAAAAGGGCGTGGCGAAAGGGCGCACGGGCGCGTGGCGAAAGGCACGCGTGCGCACGACGGGCAAGCCGCGCGGCGACCACGTCTCAAAGACGCCAAAGGTGGGAGGGCGCTGCTGCTGCTGCTGCTGCGCAGTTGGCGTCCCCACTCCGCCACGCGCTCGTTGTCGTCGCTGGCCGTTTCCGCGCAGGCGGCGCGTAAAGAGACCCCAGCGCGCCGGCGGCTTGCCGTCCTCTCTTGCCGCGCGCACGGTGCGATGGTCGCCACTGCCGAGGACGCCGCTGTCGTGCACGTCTCCAGTGGCACCATAGTCTGCCATGTCGTCGTCGTCGTCGACGCCATCGCCGCTGTCATCGTTCTCTTCTTCCCTGTCGTCGAGGTCGTCAGATTGGCCATCCTCGTCGCCAGGGCGCATCGTGATGATGATCTTGCGCAAATGTGGCGACGCCGGTGCCGCGGCCGCGCGGTGGAGCACAGCGCGATCGAAATCGACCAGCGCGGCCACGTCCCACCCGCGACACGGCCGACAATGGACAGAGATTGTCGCATAGTAACGCTGTCCACGATAGAGATGCCGACCGACGAGTAGCATGGCGTTGGCGGCACCGCGCGCAGCCCCTGGCTCCTCGGTCAGCACGCGTACGTTGGCTTCAAACTGCCCGTCGTGGTGAGGATAGGCCTCTCGATAGGCTGTGATAATGTCAATTTCCTCATCGTGCTCGTCGTCGTCATCGTTTTCATTGTACGAGTCGGTGGCGGCACCGCCGACGCGTGTGGCGTACACGCCGCGCTCGCCGCTGCCCTTTTGCCCGATGGAGGCGGTCAGATCGCCGGGAGCGGCACGGCACAGGCCGACGTGGATGCGTGCCGGGTGGCGCGCGCGGTCAAAGAGCGCCCCGATGAGCGTCACTGCGGCGCGTACATCGCGCGACCCGCGCGCCACAACAGACACAAAGATGGTGCGGCGCACGGCGTCGGGGTCGGTCGAGCGACAGCGCGCGCGCAAGCGCGCCCGACGCGTAGCCTGTCGTGTGCGCGCGCGCGCTGTCGCAAAGAGAACGCCGAGGACAATGGCAACGAGAACCACCGCGCCCGCCACGCGCACGACACGCTTTTGCCATACGCCCGCCCGGTCCACCACGGGCGCCGGCTGCGGCCGTGCCGGTTCGCACGTCTCGCCCTTGCCCAGCATGCGTCGCATGGCCATCATCGCGCGCGCGGCACCGCTCTGCACCGACGTCGCCGTCTTTTCTCCCTTTTTTGGATGATTTTTCTCTCTGCGCGAGCGTCTTTTCGCGCTCTTTGGCCGTCGTGTGCGGTCGGCGCGCTGGTGGCGGGTCGCCGGAAAAGGGCGCGCTCTCTGAGAGCCAAATGGGGGCTCGGTCTCGTCCCTTTTTTTCTCTCCCGCGCTCGTGGCCGCGGCGTGCTGTGCCCTCCCCCTTTTTTTTTTAATCTCTCCCCGCGGTGCAAGGGGCGCTTGCGCGAGATGTCTCGTGCGCTTTTCCCCTTGTTCCCTGCGTCCTGTCCTCGTGGTCTATCGTCGCGGCGGCGAGGAGCGGCCGCACTCGTGTGGCCGCCGTGCGGGACCGCCGGCGGCGATGAGAGAAAAAGGCGGCGCCAACGAGGTTAAGAAAAAACATCTCTTTGCGGGATCATGCAGGACAGCAACAACGACAGCAGCAGCGCCTACGACAATGCCGCGGCGGGCGAGCCAAGACCCACGCGTCGCCCTTTGGCCGTGCGCAAACCCAAGCCGACGGCCGGATGGGCAGACGGCGCAGCAACAAAAGCGACTGCGGCCGCCCACCCGACGCCGCCGTCGTCCGTTGATCCATTGGTGTCCCCCTTGGTGGGCCCGCAACAAGAGCAACAACCGTCGCGACCGCAACACGACAGCGCGCGTGGACAGGGCAAGGCCGGTCAGAGCGCCGCAGAGCGCAGCAGCGACCTGCGCAGCGCCTACCGTGCGCGCATGGCGGCCATGCGCACGTCGCGGGTAGGCGGGGCCCGACGCCAGGCGCGCCATGCGGCCGAACCCGAGCCGCAAGCAGCAGAGACCCCAGCGACGCCCGCCAGCGACGTCCATGCACCTGTCGGACAGGCAAATCCGGCGCCGCCTCCATTGCATCTGTCGCGTTCGCAGAGGAAGCGTCTCGCGCGCAGCGCCCGCTCGCCGGCCGTGCTCGACGCCGCCTTGGCGCGCGCGGGCATCGCCGACCCGGCATCGCGCGCCGCACTCGCCGACGCCATCGCGGCTGGCGTGGGCGACGGGGACGGTGCCCTCGGCGAGCGCGTGACGCGCGCCCTCGCCTCGTAATCCCCATCTTTCCCCAACCCCCGTTTTCCTGTCCTCGTGACGCAAGCACACGCATTGGAATCGCCCCGACTTTTTTCTTCCGGCCTCTCTCTCTTTTGTCGGGTCGAGTTGGGCGGCGCAGCAACAGAGCCCATCTAGAGGGCACGCCAACCGACCGAGAATTGGTTGCGCCAGAGAAAAGAGTGGACAGTAACGAAAGAAAAAAAGATCGAAAAAAATAGGTTTCTCGTTTTTTGTTGGGTCGGCTTTTTGTCTGGCGCGCGCGGGGGCGAAATAGAGACGCGGCGCGCGCCATTTCAGTGCCGCAGCGCCACCGGGGCGAGTACGGCGGCGTCGGGGCCGACAGACGACAGCCGGCCGGGCGCCGAAAGCGGCACGCATTGGATTAACAGGGCCTCCCCATATCCACCGCGACCCCCTTTCCCCCGTCGCCTCTGCCTATTAACCGGTCGCTCGCAAATCGCGTCGCCTCTCTCTCTCTTTGATTCTTTCCGTTGCCCCCTTAGTTAATCCGACCCCTCGCCCCCTTGGAGAGATAGACACATGGCGTCGACGGCATTCAACCGGCCCCAGAGCGCGCAGCAGCAACAGGCGCTCATCCAGTCGCTTCTCGGACAGCAGGGCGCTGGCCAACAGCAGCAGCAGCAACAGACCAGCCGCAGCAGGCGTGGCCGCCAGGACGGTCTGCCCGCGGGTTCGCGTGCGCCTCCGGCCAACGCGGGCCAAACGCGGTACAGCCGTACCGGTGGCGCCATCCCGGCCACCGACCCGGTGGCCATGGAGTTGGCCAGCCGACGAGCGCGCGCACCGGCACAGTCCACTGGCAGCCGCGTTGTCGGCGCCCGTGGCATTCAGCGCGGCGGGTTCGCGACCGGCTCGCCCATTTCGGCGACGGGCGAGCAGGCCGTCGAAGAGTTCCTCGATAGCCACAGCGACTGCCAGGGACTCACGCGTGAGTCGCTCATGAACTTTTTAGCCACCGTGAACCAACTCGGCTACAACCTGGAGGACGTCCAGTCGGCCATGCGCACCCTTTACGAGAGCGGTGCTCTGGGCACGGCGCTGCCCGACCTCCAGCGTCGGTCGCGATGGGCCGGCGGCGTCTTTGCCGCCGAGGTCCTCGGCACTCGAGGGGCCCGCGGCGAGGTGCCCCTGCCGTCGACGCTGTGGTACATTGCCAGCACCTACTGCGACGCGCTCGACACGGTCACCGCCGGCCTCGAACAGATTGCCGGCGGCACTTTTGGCACCGAAGCGCTCGACGAGCCCCTGCCCGCTGCCAACACGCTTGTCGACCAAGCGACGCTCAACCAGATCGACGCCAGTCTGGCCGCCTTCCTGGCGTCTCATCCGCAGTGTGCCCCGAGCGAGGAGGAACTGCGCTGGTTCCTTGCCATGGTGGACAGGGCGCGCGCCGACGGCCGCACGATGTTTGCGCTCCTGCGCGCCTTTGGGCTCGAGGGCCACTTTCCCGAACTCATGTCGCGCAGCAACGTCCGCTGGGCCGGCGGGGCCTTTACCCCGGCCACCACGGGCGTGACCGACCAGACCTTTAACCAGTTCAAGAGGAGCCTGCTGTGGGCCGCCGTGGAGCGTTACTGTCCAGAAATGGGACCTTTCGACCAGTTTATCTACAACATTGTCAGCGGTCGCGCCGCCGAGGGTCTCGCCGTACCGCAGGCCGGCGACGTCATGGGCACCGCCGCGGGATTCAAGCCCAATGGCACCAACGGCAACGGCTTTGGCAACGCCGGCGGTCTCTTTGGCGGAAGCGCTGGCACTGGCGCCGGCATCTTTGGCGGCAGCGCTGGCCGCAGCAGGGCCGGCAGCGGCACCTTTGGCACGCGCGGCGCGGCCGCCAACGCCCGCCCCATGTCGCTCTAAGCGAGCGTAAAAACCGCAGCACATAAACAACCGCTTTTTTTTGATCCCCTTTCTCCTTTGGTGGTCTCTTCTTTTGGTGCTCCTTTTTTTGTGCGGGCTGCGCCCCTTGCTCGGTTTCGCCAAAGTAAAAAAAGAAAATAACAAAAAAAGAGGCGCCGTCGCAAAGCGCCGACCCCCGTGTTGTCTGTCGTCGCCAGAGCGCGACTCGTCGAAAAAAATTCTCAAAAAAAAAAGAAGAGACGCCCAGAGCCACATGCGGGCTTTGCCAAGAGCAAAAACACATGGCTAGCGCTGGGCAACGGCTAGCCGAGCGGCTAAAAATTGTGGATTAATCCTGGCCCAGTAGGGACGTCGACAGTGGAATTCGCATGTTTTAGCCGGTCGGCTAGCCGTTGCCCACCGTTACACATGGCCCAATCAGAGATCGATGCTGTAGGGGCAACAGACAATGAAAAAAGAAAAAATCGACAGCCGAGTGTGCGCCGGCCTTGCAGTGGCGCCCGCCTGGCTTTTGGGCCGTTCGATTTTTTTTCTGTGTGGGCCGACAACAAATGCGACGGCGCCAAGATGACCCCGCCCTATTTTCTTGCGATGACCAGGATGTCGGCCTTTTGTTTTGATCGAGGTCTTTCCTTTTTCTTTTTTCCTGGTGCGAAAAAAAACAATGCCGACGACAACGCCAAGGGCACAATGGGCACCAGGCGATCATTGGGGAAAGGGCCGCGGTGCCGGTGCGCGCATGGCAGTCGCCATGGCGGCCGATGGCGGGCGCGGAGGTCCAAATTCAAAGGGTGGCCGCGGAGTGCTCTGGCGAGGCGCAAGGGATCCGGCCGTCGCGGGCGGCCTTGCGCCCGCCGCAGCCGGACCCGTCATGGGTCCACCCGACACAGGCGGCGGATAACGCCGATCGAGCGGCGGCGCGTGCGACAAAGGCGGTAAATGATGTTGCTGTTGTGGCTGTTGTTGTTGTTGGTGGCCACCGCCGACAAGAGGGCGCACGGAACCGATGGCGACGGGACCTGGCGGCGCGGGTGCACCCGCCGACGGCGCGCCGGTCGGGGCGGCCGGCGGCGGCAGAGCAGTCGCGGGTGGCGCGTCCTCGATGATGATGGCGCCGTCGACGTCGCGCTTCTTGACGACGATGGCCTCGCGTCGGCGCTTCTTGCCCGATTTGCGCGGCCGCTCCTTTTCCTTGTCCGCCGGCGGTTCGTCTGCGGGCTTGGAGGGCTTGTACTTGTGCGCCAGCGCCGGGATGATGTCGTCGTCGGACAGGGCGTGCACGGGCGCCTCGTAAAACATGTAGTGCAACTTCCAAAAGTTGCGATTGCCCAGGATGAACTTGGGCGGGTGGGGCGACCCGCGGTACCAAAAGACCGAGTCCTCGATGGCGTTGGTCCGCGCCGTCGAGTCGACGACGATGCAGCCAAAGTTTTCCGTGCAGGCGTCAAAGGCCGCAGCAAACTCGTCGTAGGTCGGGAAGATGCCGAAAAAGTTTTTGTAGAGGTTCTCGCGATAGGCGCGCTGCGGCTCGCGCAGGGCAAACACATAGTCGATCTGCGAGCGGATGGCCTTGGGCACGTCCATCACGTACTGCACGATGTTGAGAAAGAGGATCTTGAGATGCCCTGTCGTGGAGACGTAAAAAAAGTCGCCGTTGTTTTGACAGCCGCAGAGACGCGATCATTTGTTTTTGTTCGCGCCAGCCGCCACCGCCGACGGCGCCACGCACACCCCAAAAAAGAAAAGAGAAAAAGTCAGCGCTGGCGGCACTAAAAAAAAGATAGTAACGCCAAGCAAAAAAATAAAGGAAATGGAATAAAGACAAAAGAGAAAACACACACATACACACACCCCGACCAACACAAAAAAATCATGCGACGATGGAGCGACGTACGGCCGTTCATGTGAATGTCGCGCATCTGCTTTGACTTGAGCACGCTAGCGTCAAACATGCAGTCGTCGAGCAGGACAAACACGCGCTTGTAGACGCCCACGTGATTGAACTCGCGCAACTTGGTGACGATCTCGCCGATCTTCTCGCTCGAATACTCGTCGTAGACGCACGAGTCGGGCATGAACTCGCGGAACATGTCCTGGCTCTCGGGCGTCGGCGACATGGCCACGCCGGCATCGTACTCGACCGACAGGTGGGACAGGAGGTCGCGGAGCAGGACCGACTTGCCCGTGCCGCGCTTGCCCACGAGCATCACGACGCGGTCCGGTTTGAACTTTTCCCAGTCAAACTTGCGCAGGTTCAATTGCGGCCGGTCATCATCGTCCTCTTCGTAGGCCATCGTCGCCCGCTGTGCCCTGTAGACTCGCTTTTTTTTCCTACCTTTTTTTCCCTATATGTGTGTGTGTTTTGGGGTGTGTCGCTTCGCGCGCGCACCACGCACAGGTGTCGTCTCTTGGGCTTCAGCGGCGCGCTGGCCTTTTTCAGCAGGGCGCCGACAAACAAGACCGCGGGCGCTCTTTGTGTTTGTGGCGCGCTGCGCCTTGGCCCCATGCTGCCCCTCTCCCTTCCCCCCCCCTGCACCGACAGATCTCTTGTTACAGGCCGCCGACATGTGTGCCGGCGGCTTGCCACATTTTTTTGTGGTTGTTTCTTCATTCTGGCTGCCTGTTGTCATTTTTTTTTGCAAATCACCGTCCTCTTTGGTGAGGGGTTGTTCTTTGTGGCCGGTGCGCCGTCGCCCACAGTTGACACGCACGAGAGAAAAAAAAAGAGCACAGACCTTCTTTTTTTTTCAACGGCACGGGCCAGCACATTTATTCGGACGGCCCGTTGCCTCATCCGCTCCACTGGTCGTCGCTGTTGTCATAGATTGCGTCTCGACCATCGTCCTGCGTGTTGCCGTCGTCTCGCTCATTTACGCCGCCGCCACCATCGCCGCCACTGTCGCCGTTGTCGGTGTCGTCTCTGTCGTCGCCGTGACGGTCGGTGTAGCCCTCGTCGTCTTGGTGACGATAGAGATGGTTGGTGTTGCGGCCCGCGTCGCCACGGTAGGTGCCGACGTGTTGTTGTTGAAAGCCAAAAGAAGAGGGGTTGTGGGGGCCGGATCGTGTGCCGTCGTAGGTTTGCGGTGCAAAGCGTGGCACGGCCGGTTCGTCGACCAGACGCACGGTCGGGCGCGCGTGGGCACTACGTCGCGGTGGCGGCGCCAAAGGCGCACCCATGGCGGTCATGCGCTGACCGGGCGGGCCCCAGGCGCCATCGGGCGCCCTCAACGTGCCGATGCGCGCCGCCGCCAGCGTGTCTCGCTGGCGCGGCATGGCCCCATGCATCGATTGCGCCAAGGGCGGGGATCGGTGAGGTTCTCTGTCGCGGTCGACGGCGTCGTATCGGTCGCCAAGGGTCTCATCGTCATCGCGATCCCCATCCATCAGCGACGTCATGTCCGTCGTGGCAGAGTCCTGGTCAGAGGCGTCGTAGGCACCAGGCGGCAGTGCAGGATGCGTTCCGCCTGCCGGCCACGACATGGCGGGCCTGCGCGAGTCCTGGGGCGCCGAGGCGCGGCCGATTTGTGGTCGCTGACGAATCGTCGCGGCATTGTCTGCGTGTTCGAGCCGGTCGCTGGCAATCGGAACAAAGTCGCCCGGCGCAAAGGTGGGTCTGTCGCGCGGTGGCGCCACGGGCAGAGCGGTGCGTACGGGCGTCGGTCTATGGATACCTGGGGGCGGTGTCGCCGACAGGCGCTCACGTGCGTGCATCCCCAGATCGGCCCTGTCCCTGACGACGGAACCCTCGCCAGACGCCGTACCACGTGTCGCGTGTGCGACGAGGGCACCGTCTGCGTCGGGTCCGCGCAACGCAAGGGACCCGGAGCGATGGTGCGGTTGCGGTGTCCCTCCTGCAGGCGTCGGCGTGGTCGATGTGGACGGCGTTAAAGCAGCCGGTGTCGATCTTGTCGTCGGCGTGCCCGACATGGACGATGTAGACGTTGTTGATGATGATGTCGATGATGACGAGGACGACACGGGAGACGTGGCATACGTCGACGACGACGTCGACGCAACAGTGGGTGTGGGCGGCGGCGCGGCAACAAAGGTGACCTTGTTGCGCATGCACTGTTCCAGCGAGGCGCGCACGGCGTCGGCGTGGACCAACTTGCGCTCGGCGAGGCGTGTGCGATCAAAGTAGGCCGCCGAGCGCACGTAGGGGTCGCTCGCCAGGTGGCGAAAGAACTCGCGCACAAAGTCGCCAAAGGCCGGCAGGCGGATGCTGGCGCGCTGGCCCGTCCGCAGTGTGTCGGCGTGCACCTCGCGCACGTAGGCCGTGCACACGGAACGAAACAGGACCGTGTCGATCTGGGGGTGGGCGTCGACGATGCGCTGGGTCTCCTCGTCGAGCATGGCGCCCGTCCACGCGCCAAAGGTGTCGAGCGCGCGCCCCAGCGCCTCTTCGTAGACGCGTCCGACAAAGCCCTTGCGCACGAGTGCGTCGTCGACGTGGGCGAGGCACTCGTGCGCGGCGCGCTCCATACAGCGCAGCAGCGTGAGCGGCGCCTCGTCGCGAAAAATGCCGCCGTGGAGGCCGCCAGCGTGGATGGCCCGCATAAACATCTGATAGTAGGACGAACCGCCTTCGGCACCGCCGCTGGGGCCGCCGACGCTGCCGCCATCGATGCCGCCGCGCCCGGCGGCGCGTCCATCAGAGTCGGCCCTGGGCGCGGAGGCGTCGCTCGGCAGAAGCGGCATGGTGAGCCCGCGCGCCGCCATGTTTCCACTCTTTTCCCCTCTCTCTGCGCCGGGATCGACACACAGGGGACGACTTGGACCGAGCGCGTGCGCGCCCACACAATCCCGCCCGGCGCCTGTGACTTTGCGGCCCTTTTTGTGCCCCCGCTGTCCTTTGGCGACAAGGGGCAGCCTCGATTGGGCGGCAAAAAAATGGCGTCCGTTCTTGCCCAGACGACAACCGGGTCTTTTTTCCCTTGTCGGCTCGCACCCGACCCGACCAGGCGTCCCAAACATTCATTCATCCGAGGGAAATGGAGGCGCGCTTTTTTGGACAAACCAACTTGATGGCCAAGCCGCGCGCATCACGCGTTGCTTTGCCTGGTTGGTGGGCGCCCCCCCCCTTTCCCCTTTGGTGCCTTTTGTGCCCGCGCCTTTTCTTTTTCCTTTGGCGCCGCGGCCCTCTTTTTGTTTGTCCTCGCGGGTGCGCCCTATGCGCTCGCACAGGAACCCATGGGGGCGTGGAGCCTCTATATTTTTTTGTCGCACGACCCAGACTTGGCTCTCGCCCCAACCGCAGCCCACAATAAAAGACAGACCACGAAAAAAAAAAGAAAAAAATATAAATCGAAAAGCAAAAGGAAAAAGGGACACAAAGGCAGCGAGGAAAAAAAAAAGGGTTCTGTTGGTGGCGCGACAGAGACGGCGCTGGGGTCGGTCGGAACAAAGGGGGGAAAGGAGACGAGTCAGACCGGGGCAAAGGGACTAGGCGCCCTTGCGTCGGCGCGCAGCAGCCTTTGCTGACGACGGCAAAGGCGGCGCCATGACTCGGTCGATGGCCAGCGGCAGGGCAAAGGCTGCTGCACCCGCGAGCGCGCCCCATAGGAGCAGGCGCACGGGATCGACCTCGGCGCGTGGCTTTGACCAACGGCACGCGGGGTCGCCGTGCGATCCGGCGGCACCCCGTTTGCGCAAAACAAACGGAGGCGCCACGACAATCAGCACCAGCATGACGACGATTGCCGTGGCGAGCGCCAGCAGCGCCGGGCTCCGTAGTGCCGCCGCGGCGCGCTCGGACGCTGCGGTACGCGTGGTCGTCTCTGGTGATGACGGCGCCGCGGGCAGACATGCTGGTGTCGGCGGGCTGACAGTGGGTTGCGGCGGTGGCGGCGGTGACGGTTCGCAAAGTGGCGCGGGTGGCTGCGCATGGACGGCGGGCGCCAGGGATGCGGCTACCGCCGCGGGCTGCGGACAAAAAGGCTCGGGGAGCGCGTCGAGGGCGGTCATCGTCGGCGCGAACGCAGGGCACGGCGACAGCGGGCGCATGGCGTCGAGGCACTGGTGGATGGCCGCCATCTTGGAGCCGCCGCTCATAGGAGGCGCGCGCCACGAACCACCGACATAGTTGCTGTGCATCTCTATTTTGGGCAGTAGTGTTTGGAGACCGAACCGGACGTCAGAACAAAAAAAAGGTCGGTCGGTCAGTCGGTCAGTCGGGCTCGCACCGCGCAACACAACACACACACGTGTGCGACCAGGCGCACCAAAGAGGCCAACGACGCCGGCAGGAACGGGGCGCACAAAGGGGACGTGCGGTAGTGGCCCCTTTTTTCCCTTTGTGCTGTCTCGCGAGGCCTGCTCCGACCGGTGAGGGCCTCTTGCGCGCGTGCACGCGGCCGCATCCCCGTCGCGCCAAGAGGCGCCACGAAAAAAAGGACCGACAGAGAAAAAACTCTCGAAAGAAAGAAAGACCAGACGCAGCCGCGGAGAAGGGAGCGACGGCTGGCATGCGCAGCGCGACGCCGACGGCAGCGAGGAAAAAAAGAAAGGGCCAAAGGACGCAGGCGGCACGGCACGATCCCAGGATCGGTCGCTGCCTGTTTGTGGTGGGTTGCGCTTTTGTAAAAAAAAAGTTTTTTGATGTATTTTTTCGGGGCGCGCAGCGCGGCCGCCCGGCGCGCCAAAGGAAAAAGACAGAGCGCGTGCGACGCAAAAGCCGACACACACACACACTCTTTCTCTCCAAAACCAATAAAAAGAGACCATCCGAAAAGATCAAGAGGGCGCACGCGGGTTGTCGATGAGCACGTAAAAGAGCGCAAACTCGCCCATGGTGACGCCCAGCCGCGGTATAAAGGTGTGCTCGGTGACGCGTCCGCGCTTGCCGACGACGCCCTCGCGCATGAGTTTGAACAGTTCGCGCTTCTCCTTCATGCCCAGGGCCTTGACGGCCGCCATGACGCTCAGATACTTGTTGTAGGTGGCCGGCGGGCCGAGACGTCGTCCGTCGGCAAACCAGCGCCGGCCATCTCGTGTTGGCGGCAGCGGCGACGGGCCGGTCGCGGGTTCGTGTTTGGGTTCTGCCGCCGCTGTGCGCGCGCGCTTGTCGGCAGAGAGTGGCGCCGCCGAGTCGTGCGCGAATGCGCTGTCGGCGGTCCGCTTGCGCGAATCGTTGGTGTGCGCCATGGCACTGTCGACGTGGATGCGTGCGTGTCTGGGCGTAACCGATCAAGTTTGCGTCGTCTGCGTTGCCCGATCGACTGTATGTGCGACGGGCGTGTGTGTGTGTTTCCGCTGGGGGATGGGGTCTCTCGGCGACGGTGGTGGCGCTAGTGGTCCCAACGGGGGGGGGGGCGGTCCCTTGGGCGACGTGTCTGCTGGCGCTGTCCTTTTACCATCGAGCCGGCGGTCTTTTTTTTTCCTCTTGGCGTCTCGTCGTCTCTGACGCCGACACCAACGGCCGACGCCATACAAACCTGCACGAGCGACGCGCAGGAACCGCCACCGCCCGTCGCTCGCGCATTTTTTTGGTACCCTGCGGAGCGCGTCATCTGGTCGCCAAGCGGCGCCTACCTTCTTCTTTTTTTTGGTGACGCACAACATCCTCTTTCTTTTCGCCTGGTCGCTGTCGCCATTGTTGTTTGTTGTTGTTGTTCCTTTGTCCGTCATGCGTCCTCGTCGGCACTCGGCGGTTTTGGGGGCATCCGCGAATCGGCGACCTGTGCGCTCTCGCTCGCGACAACAGGCGCCACGCCAAAGGGCACGCCGTCGGGACTGTCGCCGTCGTCGTCGTCGTTACCCTCTCTGACAGTGACGGCCTGGTTTCGCGCACGCCACACGGGCCCCAGGGCGAGACCCACCAACAGGAGCACGAGCAAAACAGCGGCGGCCCCGACGGCCAACGCGATACACAGGCGCGTGCGGTCGGTGCGTGGCCTTGTCGCCGTTCCAGACGATGATCGCGCCGTCGCCGTCGCCGCCAAGTCTGCCGGCGCCTGCAGGGTCGCCGCCTGTTGGCACGTGGCATCGGGCACCGCGGCGGCACAGTCGATCGTGCGTCGGTGGGCCGCATAGGCATCAAACTCGCCGGCGAGCGCGTCCATGAGCACGGACGGCGGTGTGCGCGGCACGGTCGCCGTGTCGGGACACCACCACGCGACATTGGCTCGGCGGCGGTCGGCGGCAGACCAACGTGCGTGCACGCGTGCCGCCATCTCGTCGACGGGGTCGGGCGCAAAGACCTCCATGCGAGGCTGGATCGGCGCTCTGCGCGCTCCACGGGCCGCAGGCAGCCGTTGCCGAATATATAAGAGCGCGGTCCTCCAGCAAAGAGCAACCTGCGGAAACAGTGTCTTTTTTCCCCTTTTTTTTGTTCCTTTTCTTTCCTCCCTCCTCTTTGGCGCTCGCCACAAGGCAGCGCAACGGGGAAAATGTGCGCGAAAAAAAAACGGTCGGGGTCGGCAGCGTGCGCGCAAAGAGGGAGCGGCGCGCCTTTCCTTGGCGCCGCCTCAAAACGCGATCGCACGCCACGCGCTCCTTCCAAAAGGCGCGCAGCATCGCAGCGCCCGATGCGGGGCGGTGCGCGCACGCGGGGGAGAAACGGCCAGTCGCGGGAGGGGGCGGAGGCCGAGCCGCCCGCCCGCCGATCCGGGGATCTGCGACCAAGAGACAACCATACGGAGCAAACCGCCGCCATCTCGGACCGCCCGGACTCGTCGCTTTTAGGTACACACGCGCGCTCCTATTTTTACCCTCGCACTCTGCTGGGCCCACCCATCGGTGCCGCCCTCGTCCGGTCCGCTCCGCAGTGTGCGCGCACACACGCACACACACAAAAGGAAAGGAAAAAAAAAGAGGAAGAGACGACTCGGCGAAGCCCGTCGGCACCAAAGGCAGCGGAAAAAAAAAGCGGCGTCCGCAGGTACCAAAGGCGACCGCGCCTGTCTGCCGAAAGCGGCTGCGATACAGGGAGGGAGGAGGAGCGACGCAAGCGGACGTGCGCGCGTACGATGGCGATGGGAATCTCTGCGGGCGCTGCTGTCGGTGTCGTGCCCCGTACCGGTGCGGCCGGCGCTGGCAGGTCACGGCCGCCGTCCAAGGCCGGCGGCTCGGCGGCCAACAAAAAGCGCAAGACGCCTGCCGAGCCGAGCGAGCCGTCGACGCCCGAGGCCGACGCGCTGGCCCAACTCGACGCGGCCATCGCGCAGCGGCGCGAGGCCTTTGCCGCGCAGGAGGCGCGCGTGCCCGAAATGCGCGCGGCAGCCGCCGTGCTTCGCGAGCAGGCCGCCGCGCTGTCCACATGTCGCGCCACGATGCGACGCGCACAGAGCGCGGGACGCGAGGCCGACGCCATCGACGCCTCGATAGCGCGCATTGAGTCGGCGCGGGAACGGCACGCATTTGACGCTCGCGCCGACCGCTACATGTCACTGGCGCGCGCCAACGCCGAGCGCGAGGCCGCCGTCGGTCGTAACAAGAGACCGTGTCACGCCGCACCCGGCACCGCGGTCGAAACTGCCGACGTGGCCGCCGATGCGGCGGCGGCGGCAGCGACGACGACGACGATCTCGAATGTGGCCCTCTTGCGCGAGTACCGGGCCGAGTTTGAGGAGCAGGCGCCGCCCATGCACATCGTGCAGCACGACGCGTGCCCGACGTGCGCCGTGCCGCTCCTGCTGTCGGTCAACGGCGCGCTGCTCACGTGCCCCGAGTGCCGCGCCGGCTACCCGTACATGGACGCGACGACGGCGTCGATGGCCTATGGCGACGAGGTCGAGTTCCTCTCCAACAACCCCAAGAAGGCGCACCACTTTGAGGACCGGCTCAAGATGTTCCAGGGCAAGGGCAGCAAGAAGGTGACCAAGCACGTGCTCGACTCGGTCATGGAGTGGCACGCGGCGCAGGGCATCACGTCGATCGACGACATCACGACCCTCACGGTGCGCCAGGCGCTCAAGGCCAACGCCTTCAAGGACCACTACGACTTTGAGATGTACATCTGGTGCTGCATCACCGGCAAGCCGGCGCCCACGCTAGGCCCCACGAAGGAGAACTACTGCCGGCAGATGTTTATGCGCATCCAGGCGCCCTATGCCAAGTGGAAGGCGCGCATCGACCCGACGCGCATCAATTTCCTGTCCTATGGCTACGTGCTCTACAAGTTTTTCCAACTGCTCGATTGGACCGAGTACCTGCCCTACTTTTCGCTGCTCAAGGGCCGCGACAAACTGGAAAAGCAAGAGGCCATCTGGAAGGGCATCTGCAAGGACGTCGAGTGGCCGTTCATCCCGGCGCCCGCCGGGCCGCCGCCCGCGCCGCGCGCCTCGACATCGCGCAGCGTGGCGTCGCCGGCGACCAAGGCATCGTCGTCATCGTCCGTTGGCGGCGCCGCCACTGTGCCAATGCCCACGGCAGCAGCGACGCTACCCGTGCCGCGCCATGTGCGCGCGCCGTCGATTCTCGCCAAGGCCGTGGCCGCCGCGCGCGCATCGCGCAGCGTCCCAGCCCCATGATGGATCGCATCGGTCGTCGACGACAGAGCCCACGGACCCCGCCCCCCTCCCGCCTCTGCGCGCATGTCTGGCCGCCCGCTCCGCGTTGCGGGCTCCACTATGATCATTTTTCTTTTTTTTTCTCCTTGTTCTCTGCTTTCGACAGGGATCACAGAAAAGAAAAGTGGCCCGCACCCGAGAGCACCGACCGGACGACGGCCAGCGCCGGGGGCTCCCGACCCCGGAGCAGGGCTCTGACGTGCAGGCGGCGCGGCAAAGCCAAGAGAGAAGCGAGAATCGGCGTCCGCGACTCTGTCGGGCGTCCAGGTGGCGGGTTCCCGACCCCCTCCCCCAATCGCCGCCGCATCGCCTGCTCGCCGCCACCATTTGTCCCTTTTCTTTTTTTAATGTTCTCCAAAAAAAAGAGGACATCCCGGCAAGGGCCAAAACAAATCGTGAGGAAAAAAAAAGACTGCATGAGAAATGACGGCAGCAGCGCGCGTGCGTGTGAGGGGCGCGACCGGCGACGCCGAGGTTGCGGCGACACCGAGATAAAAAAAAGAGACGGCCGACACGAGCCAAGGGGAAGACCGGTGTCGACCAACAACAATTTTCCTTTTCTCTTTTTCCATTTTTTCCTTTTTTTTATTTTGATCGTTGGTTTTTGGTCTTGGCATAAAGTGTGGCCGGTCCTCGACGCGAGTGCCAAGTCGAAAGAAAGAGACAGACAGACAGCGAGAGAGAGAGAGAGAGAGAGAGAAAAAGGCCCAAGACAAGCAGCCAAGTGCGCAAACAGGAAAAAGGAAAAGAAAAAAAAGAGTGCTGCAAGCGACTGGGAAAAAGGAGAGGATGAGCGAGGGGCGACCCGAGGCGGTGCCCGACGACGCGCCTACGGATGCCGTCGAGGCACGCACGCCTACGGATGCCACCGGTGCGGTGGTGGTCATTGCCGACGCGCGCTACTGCCGCGCGACGGGATGCGTCATGGTGCCGCTGACAATCGACGGCACGGTCGTCCGAGCCAACTGGGTCATGTCGTCGCCAAACAACATCATCGGTCCTGCTGCCTCCAAGCGTATTCGAGGCGTGCACGTTTCTAGCGCCGACGGCTCTACTGCGCCGACAGCGCAAGCATCGAGTGGCGCGTGCGACGGCGACACACCTGCAGACGCAAGCCCCGACGACGCGACCGTGGGCGTTGGCCGCGCCAACGTGCGGCGCGCATGGCCGACCGTATGCCACGCTGTCGGCGCGCCCTATAGACCGCACACGCTGGGCGCCGGCGGCGTTATTGTGCGCCCGCGCCAAGGCCAACTCGACGCCGGCATCGAGTTTCTCTGTGCCGACCGCGTGCGCCTGTCGACGCTGTCGGGCGCGCAGTTGGCTCATCGCGCTGCGCAGGCCCACACGTCGATCGTGTCGGTCGCGCGGCCCACACCCGACAACGGCGCGCACAGTCTGTTGGCGCGCCTCGTCGGCGACGGCGCAGCGGCGCGGCCGTCAGTGCTGTGGGACATGCGCGCGGTGCCACGCGGCATCACCGTCGCCGTGGGACTCTCCGCGCCCGTGTCGGACCCCAACGCGGCGCTCGTGCGCCTCTACACGCCCGACCACCCCGAGGTGCTGGCCGCCGGCGACGAGCGCATCGTCGGCCTGGCGCGCACGGGCGCACTCGCGCGACTGCTCGGCATCGAGGTTGCAGTCTCGCCCGAGTCGCCCACGCTCCGGCTCGCCCTCGATGGCCCCGAGTGGGCCGTGATCGACGTGGGCGTGCGCGCGTGCTATTTCGACCAGGAGATCCGCGCGACCGTCGTCGACGCCCTGGCGCGCGCTGGACCGGCACCGTGGCGCGCGTGTCCGCTGTGGGCTCGCGGCACCGTGCTCGCCTCCGAGGCCGCCGGCGTGCTCGGGGTGCCGGCGGCCGAGGCGCCGGTGCTGGCCCTCGTGTTGGCTGGCTACGACCCCATGCGCCCGGTGCGCCTTCGCCTGACGCGCGAGGCCTACGTGCACACGTCGCCCCCACACCAAGTGCGCTTCCGTTGGTCCGACCCGAGGGATCGCGTGGACGGCGTCGCCGACGGGGGGAACGTAAACGGCCATCGGAAGGGTGTCGACGGTGCCGCCGACGGCGACCACGATCGCGCCGGCAACGAGGACAACGGCGTAGCGCTCGACGTCCAATACACGCAGGTGGACCTCGCTGCGTGGATGAGCCGTGGCCCCGGCGGTGCGTGCCTTATCGGAAACTGCGCCTTTGACGGGCGCGCCGTGCTGGTCGACTATGAGGCCAACGCCATGGCTGTTTTTGCTGCCGACGCGCACGCCAACGACAACAACAACAACAACAACTAGATCCGAGGAAAAAAAAGCGACATCCCGCCCAAAGTTGCCACGTCCCTGCGAGAATGCGCCACCAATAAAATCAAAAAAAAAAGGAGGAAAACAAAGAAAAGCAGACGAAAAGGGCGCTGCCTTTGGGCACGACTGCGCGCCGTTCTTTTGTTCTTTTTTTTTTTCGCAGGCGCGCACGGCGCTTGCGGGTGGGACGGCCGGCCAGGGTTGGCCAGGCGGATAGTTCTTGTTTGACCCATAATCAACCCCATGCGACTTGGTCGGCGTCAGCGGGAATCGATCTCGTATATAGTTTGTCTTGAAGACACAGCACGAAAACGGCATGTTCTCGATACAGAATCCGAAATTGCCGAATAAAATCTGCCATCCAAAGCCGCACATAAACCGACGCAACCGAGCGCGATCCATGCGCGCTGCCCCATTTTTCACTGCCTTTTTTTTGCTGTGATTTGGTCGTCGGGTGGGGATTCTGCTTGTGCGACTTGACCGCGCTAAACCGGCCAACTACAGTACCCCAAAGCGTCAAAGGGGCGGCAAAAGAAAATCATAAAAAAGTCGAGGACGCCCCCAAAGGTGCCCGCGGCCCGTTGTTTTATCTGCTTAAAAGGACATGTGGGCATGTGGGGCCGAGGCATGTCTGGCGTCGCCGCTTTCGCGCATTCCCAGGCAGGCAAAACAACAGGCTGCAGATACTTTTAGGACGCTTGTCTGACTTTTTTACAACAACTTTCTTTTACTCCCCCCAACAGTTTGGGGACTGCAAAGCCCTCGGCGGTCGACCAACCACAAGCAAGCACCGGACGAGCGTCCTCGGCGTCCGACCTTTGTGTGTTGGCTCGTGAGGCGAAAGCAAAGGACAGTGCGCCCGCGGCAGAGCGCGCAATCAAAAGGCATCGTGCTGCTAGATAGCGCCCAGCCACCAATGGCACTTTTTTGTGCACCACAAATGCGCTCTTTTCCGTCCATCAAAGGCCTCGCCAACATGCACGCCGTCTGCAAAGAGAAACCGCGTCAGTTCAAAGGAAAAAGAGAGGGCAAAAATCGGACCGATTCGCTCCTCGCCGGCGACAGGGTTTGTTTTTTGTCGCGGGACCATAAAAAAAGACAGGGGGCGCTTTGTCGCGGCTGCACAAAAAAAGATCAAAACACGCGCAACCAAGCCGCGATTGCTCGGGCACGATCGACAAGATTCGACCAAAAAAAGCAAGGCTTCCATTGGCAGGCAGCCGTTGCGGTGTTGGTCGCGTGGTCTTGGGTTGCCGTCGCCTTTTTTTTGCCCGCACTCCCTTTTTCATTTGGACGAAAGACGTGCCGTGTCTGGCGTGAGCAACGGCTAGCCGATCGGCTAAAACATGCGAATTCCACTGTCGACGTCCCTACTGTGCTAGGATTAATCCCCAATTTTTAGCCGCTCGGCTAGTCGTTGCCCAGCATTAGCCGTGTCATTCACGTCCCCTTTTTTTCATTTACCGCTCAGATGCGCCTTTTTTTTTCCTATTCTCTGTCGGGGCTGCTGCGCCGCACAAACAGGCCAAAGAAACAGGGAAAGGTGATAAATACAAAAAGAAAAAAAAGATTGTCAGGGGGGCACAACAAGAGGGTGGGGGCGCTCATCGGTGGGCGGATCAGGCGCGTGCGACACGTGCAATCGCATCGTCCATCCACTCGGGCATGGCGGCCGGATCGACTGGGTGCACGACGGCAAAAGTTGGCGCGTCGTCGTGAGGCCCCTGGCGCATCACGGGCGCGCGACAGCACGGACACGCGTCGTGATCGACGAGCCATCGATCGATACACGAGGCGTGGTAGGCATGCGCGCACGGCAGGGAGCGCACTTGGTCGCCGTCTGAAAAATCGTCGAGACACACGGCACAGGCGCCTTCGCCATGCACGCTCGCGCAGTGCCGGCGCACGGGCAGGTCGACGGGCACCTGCCGAGGCCGCGGACCCGATGCGCAGACCTCGTCGAGACTGCGCGTGACGGCGTCGTTGAGAAGTCGCGTCAGATGAGGCGAATCGCTGCCGTCGCTGTCTCCCGCGGATGACGCGCTGTCGCTTGTCGTGCGCTGGCTGTCGCTGTCGTCGCTATCGTCTCTTTGACTGTCGTCGTCGTCACTTGTGCCGTCGGTATCGTTGTCGTCGTCAGTATCACTGGTACTAGTGTCGGCCGACGACGTGCCGTCCACATCGCGGAACGGGTGTCGATCCCGGCCGTCGGCGCCATCACCCCCGACGTCATCGTCGTCGTCGCTGCTGGTAGCGCCCTCTGCGCTGCTGGTGGTGGAGAAACGGCCCAGGGTGTAGCGCCCACCCGCCGCAAGGCGCGTGTTGTGCGATGGCGGCGGCGCCGGCATCCGGTACGCAGAGGGCCACGACGGTGCATAGATGCGTCGTCCGCCGCCGACGGCCGAGCGCGGTATGCGCCGCGTGCTCCTGTGCGTCGGCATCGACCCCAGCGCCCCGATCGGCATGTACCGACCGCCGACGATGGCGACGTGCGGCACCGACGCAAAGGGTGCGCCGCTCTCCCATCGCAAGGCCGCGCGCAAAAGCGCCGCAACGCGGTCGTCGCCGTCGTGCGCCATGCCGAGACACAAAAAAATGCAGGAAAAAAAAGACCACAAGGAGGACAACAACACAGACGGGCCCTTCTTTTTTTTTTTTCGCTGCGACGGCCGAGACTCTCTGCGTGCGCGCACGGGTCGCGGGCGATATGGTCGGCGCCGACAAACCCTTTGCCAGGACACGCCACGAAAAAGCAGAGCCCACTCTCGGCAGCGCGCTGGTGCTTCTGTCTGTTTTTTTTTCCCACGTCTCTGCTTCTCCCGCGCGCGCGCTCCGTACGACGAGCCACGCCAGCGCACGGCAGGACGCGCCGATCAAAAAAGAGAGAGAGAGAGAATACACAGAGCAGAGGCCGATCGTGTGGCCATGTCGCGCGCGGGCCTTGGGCGCCGCCCCTGTGTTGCCACTTTTTTCCCCCGAATTTATTTGCCGTCGGGCTTGCGGGATGTTTGCACCGGCCACGGGATCGCCATCGCGACCTCTTTCGCTCACCCCCCCCCACCGAGCAGTCACGCACACGCGCGTGTCGACGCGCAAAAAAAAGAGGGCGCCGGCCGGGCATTGCTGCCGAGGCCCCGCAGTCGGTCGGCGCCGGCGGAAAGGAACGGGGATGAAAAGGAGACCGCGCACCGCCGTCGGCAGTACGCGACCACGGCACAGATTTTTTATTCCAGGGCACAGCGAGGAAACCTAGCGCAGCGGGCAGATGGCGGCGTCGGGTGCCAAGCAGACACGCACCAAGCACAGGTGGTACGCCGTGCGCGCCGGTCGCCAAGTGGGCGTGTTTGAATCGTGGGACGAAGCGCGCGCCTCAGTGGCCGGCTACGCAGGCGCGGCATATCGGCGCTTTGACGATGCCGAGTCGGCGCGCGCCTACGTGGAAGGCGGGCGCGGTGCGGCGTCGGCGTCCGGTACCAACGACGCACCTCTACGCGTCCATGTCGCCGTGGCGCCGGGACCGACACGCGGCACCTTTCGCTACGGCGTCTACTGGGGCCCGGGCGATCCGCGCAACGAGGCCAGGACCCTGCCGGGCATCCACCAGTCGGAGCGTCGCGCGGGCCTGTACGCCATGGAACGGGCCGTGCGCGCGGTCGCCGCCGACCGATGGGTGGGTCCGGTCGAGGTGTGCAGCGACTGCTCCGTGGCCCTGGTGTGGGCGCGCGACTACATGCCCAGATGGAGGTCCAACGGCTGGATGACGGCGCGCGGGACCGAGCCCGTCGACGTCGACGTGCTTCGTGCGCTGGCGCGTGCAATAGATCGCGCCTCGGCCGACGTGCGGTTTGCCCATCGACTGCGAGGCGATCGGTCCGAGCCGATCGAGGCGGCGCGACACCTCGCGTCCAAGAAGAGCGCCGGCGGTGCTGCGGCACCGCGCATGCTTGCCGCACGCGACGGCGCTCCGACTCCCTCACGCTCATGATCGCGCTGGCCATCGACAGCGTGTTGCATGTCGTCGTCGTCGCCGTTTTCATAAAAAGTCGATGGCGGGGCCACACGAGGAATTGCTGTCGGTTTTATCGCCCTTGTTGCTGTGGTTGTGGCTGTGGTTGTTGCTGTGGTCGGCGAAAAAGTCGCCACATGATGAGGGGCGACGCTTGTCGGCTCTCGGTGCAGCGGGGCGGGCGGCGCGCGATGCGACTTTGATGGCCGCGCGAGGGACGCCGTGGCCGTGCGCTGTGAGCGTCGCCGCGGGATGAGCGACACAGTCGCGTGGTCGCCCGTCGGCAAGCCATCGGGTTCCGACCTCGGACCCGGTGTTTGCCGGCGACGGCCCCGCCCGCGGCGGGTGTCGCTGTTGTTGTCGTTGCTGTCGTTGTTGTTGTTGCCATTGTTGTTTGGACCATTGTCGGGCGGACTGGCTCTACCGCGCGGGGCTCCCTGCACGGCGTGGTGGGGCGCCACGGCAGCAAGAAGAGGCCGCGGTGTGGCGAGCACGGCCGGTGGAGCCGGCGGCGCAAAGAAGCGCCCAATCTCCCAGCCCAGGTGCGATAAGATGTCGACCTCGTGCTGGACCCACGACTCTTGCGTCGGCTCCAGGTAGAGGTCGAGACCGCGGCAGCCCTGGTCGGCACGGAATCCGTCAAAGACCCACTTGAAGGCGATGCGCACACAGCCGACGGCGGCGCGGCGCTGATGACGTCGCGCATAGTAGGACTCGGGAAGCGCGCAGAGCATGGCCGACGCGGCGCTGGCAATGTCGAGCGGGATGCGCTCATGTGCAGCCAGGTCCCGAAACCACGCCGAGAACGTGGACGCGCGTGTCGGAACCCCACCGACGGCGGGCCGGCGGTCGCCGTGCACCGCCAGAGAGGTCGCCAGTGTTGGCCTCGTCGTCGCCGTCGTCTTCTTTGCGTAAAACCGCGCCTACGCGTCCCGCCTCTGTTATTTTCCTCTCTCTGGACCACGCTTCTTGGGTCTGCGGTCGGCGCGCGGCCCGGCCAACACGTGGCAACCACAGCGACGGTAAAATGCGACAGCCGTTCGGCCCACGCCGCCGTCTTTGATGTGCGGCCTAGGGGGTCCCTTGTTTTTTTCTTTCTTTCTTCCTTTGCCGCCTATTCCGCCGCGTTTATATTGTCGACCCACGCCCTCTTGGGCTCGCGCCCCTGCTGCGACAACGACGATGACAACGACGACGGCACCAACCCAAAAGGCGCCTTTTTTGTCGCTTTCCTTTTGTTCTTTCTTGCAAAGGGATGCTTTTTTCCCTTTTTCTCTTCTTCTTTTCCTCGTCCAATGGCGCGCTCGGCGTCGGCCGATGGCAAAGGCACAAAAAGAATGGCGCGATGGAATTTTTTTGGGGCGAAAAAAAAAGAGGAGACGCAAGAGCCCGAGTCGGCGGCGCGGCGCCGGCCGACAAAAAAAAAGAGCCACCACGAACTGAGACCGTCGCCGTAGGAATGGCGCCTTTTTGGGGGTGACCTTTTCTTTTTCTGAGGAAAGTTTTGCTCTCTGCGGCCCGTTTTTTTCGGTCCGCGTCGTGTGCCTTTCGGGGTCGGTGGCAGCCTCTGGCGCCCGGTGGGTGTGGGAGGAGCGCGGTCGCAAGCGACAGCGACACGGCCAAGCACACAGAGAAACGCACACGAGGGGCGCTCCGCAAAGAAAGAGGCGAAAAGAAGAGGAGACACGCGATGGACGATGATGGCGATCGCTACCGCGTCGCTCTGTTCGCGCGCGCCGCCGATACCGCCCCCGTCGCCGCTCTCGTCGATGTTGCTGTTGTTTGCGCCGCAGCCACACAACAGCAACAGCATAGACAAACCGACGACGCCATGGCGACAGCAGCCCAGTGGTGGCCGCGACCGATCGCACAAACGACGGTACACGACGCGCCGGCTCGACGTCGTAGGAGATGCGACGGCGACGATAACGACGCTGATGTCAACGACGACGACCAAGCCCGCCGCGGGGACAATGTCGTGACGGACGACGAGAAGCGGGCCTTTCTCGACCGCCTGGCGATGACACCGGCCCAGATCGACGAGGCCGAGAACACGCCACAGCGTACCGAGGCCTGGTTTGGGTTCCGACGCGACCGCCTATCGGCGTCTCTCTTTGGCGGCGCGGCCGGCCACAACAAGCACGAGACCGAGGAGGGCGTGCTCAAAAAAATGCTCTGGTCGTCGCCCTTTAGCAACGCCGCCACCGAGTACGGCACAGCGCTCGAAGGCGCCGCATTCTCCGCGGTACAGGCCGCCGTCGCGTCGGCGCTCCAGCAGCGCGGCTACGCCACCGTGTGGTTCGAGGAGACGGGCACGCGCGTCTTTGCCCAACATCCGTGGCTGTGCGCCAGCGCCGATGGTCTCGTGCGCGCCGTCGACGGACCCGGCGGCGCCACACTGTCGGGCGTGCTCGAACTCAAGTGTCCCTACTACAAAAAGGCCTTTTACGAACCCACGCCGCACTACTACTATGACCAGTTCTCGGGCCAGGCGCGCATCCACAACACCGACTTTGTCGTCTTTGGCGTCTACACGCCCGAGGCCACGCAGATCAACTACTTTGAGCGCGACGCCGCCTACTGGGACGACGTGCTCTTTCCGGCCCTGCGCACCTTTTACATGGAAAAGTATTTGTGGCGGGCCATCCTGCGCGACCGCGGACGCATCACGTACCCCAACATCGACCCGCACGCGTGCATACACATCAACCGCCTCGACTTTAAGAACCACGAGCGCGTCGAGGCCGAATGGGCAGCGCGCGCAGAGCGTGCCGAGGCCGCCCGTCGCGACGAGCGACGGGCCGCCGACGAGCGTCGCGCCCTGCTCGCTGTCGCCGCCGCGGCCGTGCCCGAACCGTGGGAGCCCTCGTGTGCCGGCGCGACGCCAACACCGCCCTCTGTCGGAGCGCGCCGGGCTCGCTAGCGTCCACGCCCTCTCTTTTTTTTTGGCGCGTTTTTAGCCCTGTCGCGCCTCCTCACCCCGGGCAAGGAAAATGAAAAAGGGGCTAAAAAATGAAAAAAAAGCCCCCTTTTGGTACACTTTTTTTCTGGCGTTTTTTTACGTTTTTTAGTCGACGGGCGCCGGGTGTGCTTTTTCTTTTTTTTTTGGTTTTTTGCGGTCGCCCTTTTGTCGACGGCGTCGGTCTCGGGTTTCGGCGCAGTCCGCACTCGACACCAGAGAGCGTTGCTGTCCGTCGTGCGCCTGCGGCAGAAGCCTCGATCGTCTGCTGGCGAGGCGCTTTCTCGGCGGCCTCTTTCGTGCCCTGAAAAAGCACCAAAAAAAAGAGCAGAGAAAAGCGTACCGGACCCGTGTCGACGTCGGGCCTCTGCGCGGCCAACGGAATCCAAAAAAAAAAAGAAAAAAACAGTGAGGAGAGCGTGCACCGGGCACGATCGGCCGCGACCTCAACAAAGGCGCTGGCTTGTTGGCGGCACAATTATCGGCCTCTCGCGTGATGTTGTTGCTCGGCCTCTTTTTTTTTGTTGGCGCCATCTGCCTTGTCGCCTTTCCTTTTTTGTATTTTTTCTCTCCATAGAGGACGACGAGTGGCCTGTTGGTGTCGACGGCGATCGACGACCAATCTTTTTGCCCCACCGACCGAGGCAGAAAAGGGCAGCAGCGCCAACAGGAAAAAAAAGAGAGGAAAAAAGGGCTACGCCACAAAAAAGTCGTCGGTCGTGCGCCGCCAGAGCAAGCACCTGCTGCGGCGTGCGCCTTCCCTGGGTGCGCCCGCCGACGCAGGGCGCCCCTGCAACAGGCTGACAGGAGCAGAGAACAAAAAGGCGTCCCGGCTTGGGGACGAGCCAGAAAAGATGCGCATTCGTTTTTTGTTTCTTTTGTGTTTCTTTTTTGTTTTAAAATCTGATTTTTTATTGTCTCTCTTGGTGGGCGGTTGGCTTTCGGCGGCGTTTTTTTTGCCCTCTCTTGGTCACGGAGGCGGGCGCGCGCGCGACGTCGGAGCCGAGCGCGGGCTCGCGACCGATGGCCGGATGCCGCCGGGCTGAGCCGCCAGCGAGCGCAACAGGGCAGCCACGGTCGACGGGGGCCGCGACAGGTCTGCCGGCGCGCCGCCCGCAACCGCCAAACGTGCGCGTTCAGGCGGTACACCGACGACAGACGCGACAGAGCCACTGGCAGACTTGTTCTCGTCGTCGCCGTTGTCGTGACTGCGGCGACGACGGCGCGCCCGTGTCGCTGACGAGGACGAGGATGACAGCGCGTCCATGTCTTCATAGTCGCTGCTGTCCAGGTCCTCGGCGCCGTCCCCGTCGTCATCGTCGTCCTCTTCAGACGAGTCGGTGAGCGAGATGCCCGACCGAAAGTATTCGTCCTCGTCGTCAAAGACGGCATCGATCTCGTTCGGGGGCACATCGCGCACCATAAACTTCATAAAGCGACGGTCCACGTAGCGCTCGGTGGTGCGGCGGCACCGCTTGCCGCTGACAATATTGTCTGGATCGACAGACAGCGCTTCGGTCTCGTCGAGTCGCGCGCGCTTTGCCGGACGCGCGCCGTCGTCGTCGTCGGCCTCTGTTGTCGCGACGACCGTCGCGCTACGGCAAGGGTTGTCGCCGTTGTCGTCGCTGTCACCATCATCGCCATCATCGTCGTCGGCGCTGTCGTCGTCATCGCTCGCAACGGTGACGACAGGCGATGACGATGCGTCGTGCGTTGCGCGGGACGACACCATGTCGTCATCGTCTGCATCGTCAGAGGGCACAAATTCGGCCTCGCTGTCTTGATCGTCTGTCATCGCGCTTCTCTTGGGCGCACCGTTGCCAACGTCGTCATCGTCATCGTCGTCATCATCATCATCAGACACGATAAAGTCGTCGAGGTCCGAACCGTTGTCGTCTGGGTCGTTGCTGTCGTCGTCTGCGTCATCAATTTCGTCCTCGTCTCCGTCGCCGTCCTCCTCGTCGCTGTCGTCCACCACTATTGCGCGTTCGGTGCGCGCGATGTGCCTGCTGCTCGCAGACGGCGACGGCGCGCACGCGCCCGTCTCGGTTCGTGCGGTCGGCCGTGCATGGGAACCGACAACAAGATCTCCCTCGTCATCGGACGAGAGATCGATGAGCATGGGCGAGGACGCGCAAGGAGCGTCGCGCGGCCCTTTCAGAGAGGTCTGGCACGTGGCCGATGGATCTGCGCTCGCGGCATTCATGGCGCCTGTTCCCGCTTCCCTTTTTTTTTCGTCTTTCCGCCTATTTCCCTCTGTCTCTTTCTCTATGGGGCGCGGATTCCTGGGGGCGAGCGGCTTGCTGTCGCTCTCCGCGCCTTGTTCTTTCCTCCTGCTGCGCCTCCGCCCGGCCGCTGCGCCGCCGCAGCGCGCCCTCCCGCTGTCCCGCCCCAGCGCGTTGAAAAAAAAAGGAAAAAAAAAGGCAAAATATCGATGGCGGCAGGCTGCGTTTGCGCCGCAGCGCCGTTTTTTCCTCTTGCGTTGGGCCTGTTTCTTTCTCTTTTATTTGTGCCGACAAAACTATTTTTTCGTCCCTCCTCCTTTCGGTGTCGCTCGATGCGGCGCGCATGATGTGTTTCCATTTCTTTTTTTCTTTTCTCCGTGTGCAATGCGTCGGCCGATGACGTCGGCAGCGACAGCCACCACGCCCAAAGGCCGGCAAAAGGGTTCGGCCTCGTGATCCGGAGCCACACATTTGCCTGTTGCGCACACACAAAACCCTTTTATTTTTGTGCCTTGGGTTCGCGGCAATTTGACGATAGTCTGGGACTGTGCGGGTCCAATGCGCCTTGGCGGCGATCGCGCATTGGCGCTCGTCTCTGCCTCGTTTTTTGTTTGCCGTTTTTTTACCAAAAAGGAAAGAGAGAGCAGGCCGAGAGGCAGAACTAATGCTGTGCAACGGCCAGCCGACAGGCCAAAAAAATGCGCGGACCCTATCGTCGACGTCCCTACTACGGCAGCACCGACGGCACGCAACGGCTAGTCGATCGGCTAAAAAACATGCGGATTCCTACTGCCGACGTCACCCGACGTGTCAGTGTTAATGGGCGATTTTTAGCCGGTCGGCTAGGCGTTGCCTAGCATTGGCCGGCACCAATGCTCGGGTTTTTGTGGCCGCTCGGCCGGCCGCTACCCACCATCAAGCACAAGCGGCCTTTTCCTCTGGCGCGCTGGTCACGCGCTGATCCAAACACGACGCTGCGAGTGTCGATTTTTTTTTGGCAAAAGGAAAGGGCGGAAAGGTGTTTGCGCAAAATTGCGCTCGAAGCCGAGGCATGGATTCGCGCATGGGTTCGCGACTGCGAGGACCGACGCGAGCAGCGCGAGAGTAAAAAAATGCAGCACGCCAATTGCAGCACCAGGCAATCGATCCAAGACGCAACCCCAGCGGAAGCAAAGGGAAAAAAAAAGAAAACAAACAAACAGGACGAGGCGTGTTTGCGCGAGCAGCGATTTTTCGTTTTTTTTATATACTCTTTTTTCGGGTCGGCGCACACGCGCGCCCCGACAATCTATCGGTGGGCTTTTCTCTTTCTTCTCGCGGAAAGGGCGCGCCAACCGCGCAGCGCCTGGAGCGCCGTCGTCGCGCGCCCGGCCACGACCGCTGCGTTGAAATCGTCTCTGTCGACGTGCGCGCTCCATCGGGCGTCGACGCGCGCACACAGCCGCACAAAGGCCGTCGCGTCGAGCGTGCCCTTCATGTGGTTACACCGTGGGCAGCACGGCGTGATGTTGTGGCGCGTGTATCCGCGCGCGTTGTCGATGCGGTCTAAACCGAGCGGACGGCCGGGCTCGGCCTCGCGCCGACAGTAGGCGCAGGCCGTCGCCGTCGTGAGGGCGTCAAAGCGCGTCCGGTTCACGGCAAAGCATAGACCAAGGCGACGCGCCCTGTGGCGGTACTTGGCGTAGCATGCGCCGCGCCGCGTGTCTTCGTCGTCAAACACATGGGCCGACAGAGCGCGCTCGTCGTCTGCTGGCACGGCGACCCCGGTCGGCCTGCCGTTGCATAGGCCGTCGTCGTCTGCGCGCGCGCGGGACACGCGCGCGCACGCCACGACGAAATCGTGCGCCGTCGCCGTGCCCTTCATGCGATTGCAGTCCCAGCAGCAGGCCACAACGTTGGACCGCCGGTAGCCGTCGCCGTTGTCGACGCGATCCAGGCCGCTGGCGCGCGTCACGGGCTCGCGTCCGCAATAGGCGCACGGTGTGCCCATGAGCGCGACGGCGCGCGCGCCGTCGAGCGCCACGACGATCCCACGGCGCGCGGCCTCGCGTACCGTGAGGCGCCACCGGTACTTGGGGCCGGCATGGTAGCGCTGCTGGGCGGCCACCACGCGCGCCGTCTTGGACGACGCCGAGCGCGCGACGCTGCTGTCGGCGCGCGCGGCCGCCACGCCGAGATGATGCCGACGACGTGCGCCGCCATGGGCCTTCTTGTCGTGGCTGCCCGCGTTGCATTTGGCACACGGGCGCCTCGACGCCGACGCCTCTGCGACGGTCATACAATCGAGCGGCAGAGCGCGTGCGCCCGTGAGCGCACGCCGTTTCGATGCACACTCGCGCGATGTGTGATAGTACCGGCCGTAGGGCGTCACGTAGGCCGTCGCCGCAGACACCTTTCGCGTGCCCTTTTTTGCCGGCATGACTTTTTCCCTCCTTTTTTTTTCTACCCCTCTTGGCGCCGGTGCCTTGTCGCCGCCACGCCCCCTTAGTCGTTGGCGGACCGCATTTTTTTTCACACCCCTTTCCGACCGTCGCGTCGGCACGAGCATACTCTCTCTATCCTCGTCCCAATCTTCCGCGCCCCTCTCCCTTGCGCGCCCCTGTCTCTCTTGTGCCACCTTTTTTTTGCGGGTGCCTCACCGCGATCGTCGCCCTCGGCATCGAGCGGCGCCCAAATGGTGCCGTCAAAATGTCAAAGGTGGACTTGCTTTTTTTTTCTTTATACAACAACGACAACAACTCGGGACTAGAATACCAGGCGAAAAGAAAAAAGCGAGTCCGCGAGCGGTGCCGACGGTCACCACGGGCAAAATGCATTGCGAGGACAGAGGGATAAAGAGAGAGAGAGAGAGAGAGAGAGAGAGAGAGAGAGAGGACATTATCAAGGGTAGCCGGCGGGCGGGCTCAAGTCGCCGCGGGCGGCCATCGCCCAAAGGGCCTCGCGCGTGACCAGCCTCTCCGTGGGCACCCAGTAGATGCCCTTCTTGAGGTAGCGCTGGTCAAAGACAGCGCGCGCCGGGATGAACCCATCAAAGCGCAGCACAGGCGCGGCCAGGTCGTCCGAGTCGATCGGCTTGCCGTTCACATAATTCACATAGACGAAAAGCGCGTAGAGGTCGGGCGGATTTTTGCTCTTGTGCGGCTGCACGCGCAGTTTGCCTGTGTCGACGCTGCTCACCTTGACGTCAAAGGTCCACCCCTCGGGGCAGAGCGTACCGTCAAAGGCTGTCTCGGTCGACGCGCTGCGACAGGTCGTGTCAAACAGGTGGCGCGTCGGCAGGCCAAACAGGTGAGCAAGCATAAACTCGCCAAAGTAGCCCTGTGCCGAGATGTCGTACGACGAGCGATCCCTCATCTCGCGCCGATCGACCACACCCGCCTTCCGGTTCGTCTCCTGGACTTGGCGCGCAATGTCGCGCGCGGCGCGCATGTACTCTGCCGGCAGCGTGTGCAGGCTGCGCAACGGCACGGCAGCCGTCGCGGCCGCGATGATTGCGCGCGTCCAGCGTGGACCGCTAGACGACGCCAGACGCGGTCGGGCCGCGCTCTCGGCCACCCAGGGCGCCCGACGTCGCGGGGTCTTGGGCCCGCCGGTACGCAGCAGCATCCCATCGCGGTCTGCCATTGACGTCGCGCCCCTTTTTTTCTTTATCTTGCCTCGCGATGGATGGCCGATGCAGGTCGAGAGCGACGACAAAAAGGGGTTTGCTCTTCCTTTGGCGATTTGTGTGTGTGTGTGTGTGTGCGGGCCGCCGATCGGGTGCAAAATAAAAACAGACAACAAGAGAAGACGAGAATAGTGTGCCGGCCAACACGCGCACGGCGGGCGAAAAGCACACCCGAACGGGGCCGAAAGATGGGAGCGTGCCCGTGGCGCTGAGGCTGTTGTTTTGGCTGGACGCGTGCTCGACCTGCGGCTGCGCCTTTTCTCTCTCTCTCTCTCTCTCTCTCTCTCTCTCTTGCTCTGCCGCAGCATCGAGTTTTTTTGGTGACCGCACAGCAAAGAATCTCTGCCGCGCGCCAACAAAAAATGCGCGCTTTCCATTGCAAAAGTGCGCGCCTGGCCAATTCATTGATGGGAGAGAAGAACAGAGGAGGTGATCCTGTCCATGCGTAATAGTAGGGATGTCCTTTGGCGTCCCCCCTTGTTCCGCCGTGTCGCTCCCGCCGACGGCCCAAATGCCTGCCAGAGCGACGGGTTCGACGCGACGCCGACCGGGCCGAGAAAATAGAATATGTGCAGAGAAAAGTATTTTTTATTTTTTTATTTCTTGTCATCGAGGATGCGGAAAACAAGAGGGGGAAAAGGGTCGGCGAGGCCCGCACACACGAGACAAGGCTAGGCGGCAGTGTTGGTCGAAGCAGCGGCGGCGGCGGCGTCCGGGTTCTTGGGGGCCTGCACCATTTCCACGCGGTACTGCGTGTTACCGTGCGCGATCGAAATGGGCATGTCCTCGCCTAGGGTGACGTAGACGGTGCCGCGGATGCCCTTGAGAAAGCCCATCATCTTTTTGACGTCGTAAACGTTGGCGTAGCGCTGTTCGAGCGTGCCCTCCAATTCGGTCGACATTGACGCGTCGGCGTCGGCGCCCACCGTGTAGGAGCGCGGCGTCGACGCCGCCGAGCCCGCCAGAGACGGTTGCGCTCCCGATGGCGTCGACGCGCCGACCTCTTGCTGTGCATCGTCCCACGGCCCGGTCGCGTAAAAGGGCTTGGAATACGACCCGGTCCCCTTGACACTCACGACGAGCACGGCGTGGCGCACGGGTGCCGGCCGCCCGCCGCGCAACTGTTCGCGCGGCTCCTTGACCGTAAAGGTGACCTCGTCGGCAGAGAGGGCCACGGCCGGCGCAATGGCGTTGCGCAAGGATTCGGCGCTAAACGAAAACAGCGCGTCGTGGTCACAGTCCATCTCGACGATCCAACGCGTCGGATCGTCGTCGTCGGCGACGCCCTCGGCCTCGGCCGACACGTCCGACGTCTCGGCAATGACCGTGGGCACACACGCCATATCCTGGCGCTTGCTCGACGGGCCGTCGTAACAGCCAAAGACGATCTCGTCGCGTCGAGCGCTCTTGACCACGCGCAGGCTCATCGTCTTGGGGATGGCGTCCAGGCACGCCTTCATGACCTTGGTGTGCACATGAAAGCGCGTCATGCGCTCGACAGAGACCACGGCGCCCGCTGCGTCCTTGACACAGTTTTCGAGGCCACCATAGGCAGAGATGGCGCCGGCGCTCACGTAGGCCGTGTCGCACGAAAACTGGGCACGCACATAACACGTCTGGCTCTTTTCCATGCCCGATATGCGCACGCCGCAAAAGGCCCCGCGATTGTCGATGAGCAGCGGCAGCCGGTCGTCGAGCAGCGTCGACACCGACCCAATCATCTCGCGAAAGACAGCCGGCTGACCGATGACCAGGTAAAAGTCGATGAGATCGCCGACGCCCGTCTCCAGGTCGGTGGTGCGGCTGTTGGTGGCCGACGCCACCAGTTGCAGCAACTGCGCCCGGTAGGCCGGGTCGTCGTCGACGTCGGAACCGCCCGCACGCAGCACCGACCCATCGGGCGCCAGGATGTCACCGCGCGCCCGCTTGGAGCGCGGCGCCGACGTGAGGCTCCGCCCCGAGTCGGATGCGACGTCGCTCTCATAGTCGCTGTGGGCGTCGCTGCCCTGGTTGATGACGCAGTCGATCACCTGGTCGATCTCGTCGATCGGACGCTTGTTGGGTCGCGCGCGCTCTTGCGCACCGACGCCTGTCGCAAGCAAAGCCGACGTCGAGTTGCTGCTGGCGTTGTTGCCGTTGTTTGCGTCTGTGGTCTCCATCGGTGTCGCTGTTGTGGTGGTTGCTGTGCGCCTGTGGTTGTGTCGCTGGCGGCGTGTGCGTGTATGCTGCGGACCGACACGAGCGCGGGCGGGATGCACACAGGCAAGAGGTTGGCGAGAGGAGGAAAAAAAAGCAGACAGACAACACGCGCGCACGAACGGGAGCGTGCGGGTGCTCCTTGTGTTTTCCCGCCTTTTTTTTTGGTCGCCGTCGGTCCTCGGGGTGTATAGAGGGGCGATACCTTGCGCGTGTGGCCTGATGGTTTGTGCGTGCGGCTGTGTTTTTTTGTCCCGGACCGATGGTTGTTTGGGATGCGACCGACAGACGACAATAGAGTGGCTGTGCGTCGTCGTCGTCACCGGAAAAAAAAAGGTCCTGCCTCCCGTGAGCGCTCGCGCGCGCACGCGCCCGGAAGAGACCAACGCGCGGCACCGAGAAAAAAGAAGAGACACACCAAGCAGGCAGAGAAGGCAAGGCGCGACATGCGCCTGGCTTTTTTTTTCAAAGATCCTATTGGTCGGTTCTATTTTTTTCCGATTTTTTATATCCGCGTCATTGCTGTCGTGCCAGCGGCGCCAGCGCCTATTGAAAAGAAAAAAAAAGACCCAATCACAGCCCGCCGAGCGCGCACACGACAAGCGGGAGGCCGACATGGCCCCTCCGGGGCCTTCCACACCAGGCGCGCCGTCATCGCGGCCCGATCTTTTTTTTTTCATTCCTACCGTCGCGGGTCTCGTCGCTCCGTGTGGTACGGTCGACGCTTGGCACTTTACCGGCGAGCCCCCGACCAGGCCTCGTCGTCTCTAATAGCGCCTGTTGTTGTTGTTGATGGCGCCGACGATGCCGATGATCACCAAGATGAGGATGAGCGCCACGGCGGCAATCAGTATCCACGCGCACGATGACAGGCCCATCCAGCGCTTGCGCGCCAGCCAGTCGTCGGCGCGGTACGCGGCCGCTGCGCCGTCGCCGTCGGCGCGGTAGGTGCGCGATGCATAGGTGGTCGTCGTGGTGGCCATCGTCTTTTTGTCGTTGCGTGCACGTGCCCGGGTTCCTTTCGGATCTCTCTCTCTCTCTCTCTCTTGTTGCCGGCGGGCGCGCGACGAGGCGGGTTCGAAAGGACAAACAGGAAAACAAAGGCAGACGGTCGGTGGCGCTTTCCCCCATGGCAGCGCTCGCTTTCGTCGCTCGCCCATCCAACACACGGGCGGCGGTGGCGCCTCGCGCGTGCCCGCCCACCCGCACAAAAATTCCGTCGCACTGCTGTCGGCGCGACGGTTCTCTGCCGTCTGCGCTAGCGCACCCAAGACGGCGAGGACGCCATTGCGCGAGCGGTGCCCGCTCACCCTCAAGACACTCTGGTCCGTGTCGCTCTCTCTCTCTCTCTCTCTCTCTCTCTCTCTCTGTTGTGTCTCTATCGTCTCTCTCCCTCTTTTTCCTCGCGCTCTCTTTTTTTTTCCTCGTCGTCACGGATCGGAAAGCAGGACCGGTCCGGCAGGCACCTCGACGAGCACAGCGCGCGGATCGGGTCCACGGGGCAGGTAGGCCGCCATGTAGGTGCCGGCGTCGCCTCTGCCGGCACGCGCCGCGTCGTAAAGTGCGTCGAGCGCGTCGAGCGGTCCGTGACGACTGACAGAGCCCGGCGCCGGGCGACCGCCGCCCTCGGCGGGAATGTCGTAGCCGAGCGTGTCGCGCAGCAGCGCTATTGGAGGCGGCACGCGGCCGATCCACCTCGTGCACGCGTCGGCCATCGCCGCCACGAGCGTGTGCGCGTCATAGCCGGGAACGAACCGCGGCTCGATGCCAAAGTCGCAACGCTCGTCGAGGCGCTGTGCCAGCGTGACAATGGCCTCGACCTGATCGTCGCTCAGCGCGGCCGACGCGGCTGCAGACGCCTCTGTCGGCGAGTAGCCGGCATCCAAAGCGCGCGCACGCGCCGCGTCATAAACCGTACGCGCGTCGGCGGCACGCCGGTCGAGCACGGCCGCCACGCGCTCGGACGAGCGTTCAGTTCCCACGACGACCGTCGTCGCGACCGACGCCCGCGCGCCGTCGGTGCCCGCGGCGCCAAGCGGCTCAAGGCGCGCTACGCGGTAGGCGGCGGCCATGCCCATGTCGGCCACCTTGACAAGCCACCCGCGGTTGGGCAGAACAAACAAGCCCGATTCGTTGTCTCGGCCTGCCCAACCGCCGGGCGCGTCGCCATTGCCACCGCCATTGCCACCGCCAGCGACACCGACGGCAGTCGGTCGCCGAGGCAGAGCAGCGACGACCGTCGAGGGCCAGGCCAACATAAAGGCCGACGCGGCGGCAGTGTCGGCGCCACGAAAATAGCGCGCCCCCGGCGTCAGCACCTTGAGCAACAGGTTGGCGGGACGCACGTCGAGCACGTTGAGTCCAAACGCCGCCTGCATGACGGCCAGCGTGTGCAGCACCGACACGCAGACCTCGACGGCTGCCGATTCGATGCGTCGCACGCGCCCGGCGAGGCCGCCCGTTGGTCGCCCCTCGACGAGGTCGAGAAAAAGCGGCAGCCGTTCGACGGTCGAGACGTAGGCGCCGGCGCCCGTGTCGACGCCCAGTCGCTCTTGGACGAGACACAGCGCGCGCTCTGAAGCCGGCCCCGGACACACAAACGCACGCATCTGGACCACGGCGCCGGGCGTGATGCCGTCGACAAAGAGGCCGCTGGCCAAGGCCGACAGCAGGGCTTCGGCTTCGACCTCGATGGGACACGCGTAGTCGCCTCGGCGCCGGTCCCAGCACGGGAGCGCGGCCATGAAAGCGCCGGCCTGGGCGACGACGCTGGACGCGGCGATCGCGCTCGTCGGGATTTTGATGGCCAGCGGGGCGTCGATGCCGGCGAATCCGGGCACGTCGCGGGCCGCGGCCGGCCATACGAGTGCGTAGACGCGCGCGTTGGTACCGGCGCCGAGGATCCGTCCGTAGACCGTACCCGGGACGTTGGTGCCGGCGGCGATCGCCTTGCCTTGCGCGGTTTCGATGGATTCCACCGGGCAATAGACGCCGTTGGTTTCCGGACCCAAGAGCAGGGCGACGTCGTCGTCGGCCGCGCGCGGTCGCTGCACTGCGGCAGCCAGCGTGGCTGTCTGCGACTTGGACTCGCGCAGGGGCGCGACCCGCGGCGCGCGACGGGCCAAAGGCACAGGCGACGGGCCAAAGGCCATGCGCCCCATGGCTTGCGTGAGCGTATCGATGCCCGCACCAACGCCCGCGACCCTCGCCGCACCAGCCGGCGCCGGCGCTCGCCACCGCGGTACGCGCCGCTGTGTCGGTTGTACCGGTCGCTGCATTTTTTTTTCGCGTGCACACTTTTTTTTACTACCTTTGCCTTTGTTGCCTTTTTTTTTCTGTGTGTGCGTGTGTCTTTTAGGGGGGGGGGAGGGCAAAGGGCGCCGGGGTCAAGGTGGTCGCTCTGGGTCGGAGCGACAAAAGGACGTCTTGCCTCTCTTGGGCGACCCGACGCCGCTGTCGCCCTGTTGAGCGCGACCGCGCGCGCCTGTGTGACGGGACCGACCGTCGGACGGCGCGCGCTCGCCATCACCACCGCGCCCCCTGCCCCACAAAAAAACCCGACACGAAAAAGGGAGCAAAAGGAAAGAGACGCATTTTAAGAAAAAAAAACAATGGCCGGGGGTCGCGCCAGCGTGTTTGTTTCGCTTTTCCCGCGCCATCGCAATTTGCGCCAACAGAGAGACCGTCGGGGCCGTCGTCCGCATGGAACTCTTCTTTTTTTTTCCACAGGCAAATAGTCTTGCGCGCGCGCGCCAAAAGACACTGTGCAAGAGGGGGAAAGCAATCGCCATGCGCCGGCAGAGTGGCCGCGGGCCAGTGTTCTTTGTGGCGGCGGCTGCCGGCGTCGCGATAGCGCTGGCCATCGTCACGGCGGTCCTGTGGGCAGTGGCCCAGCGCGCCCAAGCGCGGCGCTCTGCGTTTGTGCGCAAGCGGTACGACGAGCGGCGATCGGCCTGCCCCGACGTCCACTTTGACGCCCCGCTGGGGGAGCGCTTTTGCGCCGACGCGCTCGCGCGCTTTCCCCCTCCCGATCATCCGCACCCGACGTCTGCCTTTGGCGGCGATCCCTTTTGGTCCAGTGCCATGGAGTGGATGGCCGACCGCGTGGGCGGCGTTGTGCGGCGCCGCCTCTATTGGACCGCCGCGTGGACGACGCCCGTCTCCAAAGCCGCCGCGCCGAGGGACGGCCGGTGCGCGCTGATCATTGACCCCGCCGCTGGCCGCGTCACCGCCACGACGCGGCGTCCGTTGCCGCTGGTCGACGTCGACCGCGACGCCCTCGTCGCGGTGGTCCTTCTCGACGGCCAGCCGCGTGCCATGGTTCGACGCGTCGCACCGTCGCGTGTCTCTTGACAAGCAACAGCGCCCGAAAGGGAGGGCGCCGCCGAGATGCACTTTGAGCGCGATCCGTGGGATGCACGGAAATGGGTTTCAAACATCGGATTTATGACTGATCTTAAAAAATGGAAAATCCTTTTTTCAGCCAACGGCCATTTGATCTATTTCGTCCGCCGTCGACACAGTGGTCGAGGATGCTCTCAACGTGCCAGCAATGCGTGCAAGACGCAACCGTGGTCCCGGTGCTTGCGGATCGGTTAACCGACGACCAAAATCTTGGATTTAAGACGGATTGTTTGTTTTATATGATTTTTTTTATTGAACAATTTGGTGTGGCTTAGCCGACGGCTGACCGACCCGCAAGCACTACACGGCCCGTTTTCCTTTTTCTTCATTTTTTTCCATTTTTTTCTGCCTGCGATACTTTTTCGACAGCCTCTTTTGCTTTTCCTTCCCGGCGCCGGCTCGCGTCCTCGGCAGGCGCTGCCGGCGCGCTCGCCGCCGCCTCTGTCGTCCTTGCGAGAAACACAAAAGAAACCAGGAAAAAAAGAAACACAAAACCCAAAAGAGGGACCGCTTGTCCAGTCGCCGCCGTCTTGCCGATAAATTTAAAAAAAACCCAAAGAGAATCAAAACAATATCAAAAAAAAAGATGGAAACGGCAAAACTTCACAAAGAAGCACGAGCCGTCTTGTGTCTTTTTCGCAACCGCGTGGATGTGTTCCGCGCATCGCCGATGACTTGCTGCGGCCCCTCTGCCGGTCCCTCTTTTGGGTTTTGTTTCATTCTTTTGTTCTCCCTTTTTTTTTTTGAAATTGTGCGCGCGCACCGGCGCGCTGCCGATGCGCAGACGCACGGGAAAAATACAAAAGAACAGGAAAAAAATCCCGTAGCAGAAAAGGCCGGGGCAGGAGTGGGCACTCCGTCGCCCGTCATCACCACAGAGACGACGGCGACGACGACAGAAAAGGCAGGGGTTCACAGGGAAATTGCTCGTCCAGCCACTGCCAAAAGGATTCGTCCTGGTCGACCTCTCTGGCGGCGCAGTGTGTCGGTGGCGTCGACGTCGCGTCGTCGCACAGAGGCGGGCAATCGCACTTGTCTTTATGCGTGTCATCTGGCCGTAGCGGCAAAGAGCCGGCGGCGGTGGCAACGTGCGGCGACGCGCTCCTGGTGCGCTTCTTGCGCGGACGACGCTCGTCGCACGCATTATCGACAGGGCTGGCAATCTCTGTTGTGTCGGATGTGGCGGCGCCTGCTATCGCATGGGTGTCTTGTTGCCTGGGCGCTGCTGCTGCTCCTTCTGCTGCCGCTCCTAGTGGTGACGTAGGCGCCATGCAGTCGCCATCATCGTCGTCGATAGAGATGACAATAGGGGCGGGCGCAAGTGGCTTGGGTGCGCGTGCGACAGGTGCGAGCGGCGGGCCTCGAATGGCGCGCGCGGGCGTGGCAACGACAAACGCCACAGTTTCCACGGCGCTGCGCTGCCACGCGCCCACCGACCGCTCTGGTCCCCACGCCGTACAGAGGCGCGCCGACGGGCACCCACAAGGATTGGATACGCCATCGCAGAGAGAGGGCGGCTCCTCTTCCGCCGCAGCGTCCAACAGCGCCAGAGGGGCAGCCGCGAGCAGGCTCGGCTGCCGTCCCAAAGTGTCGAGTGCCAGCGCCAAGCGACCGGCATCTACGCGTTCGCGGGGCGTAGCCATAGCGCCGACGGCTCTGGACGCAGAGGCGGCGGTCGTGGCGTGCAATAGCGCCCACGAGAGTCGTGCGCGCAGATCGCCGGAACGCTGGAGCCAGGCGTGCATCTCGATGGGTGCCGCACGCAAGAGATCGCCCGGCGCGGCGGCCTCGGCCAAGTGAGCATAGACCGCGTCGAGGACGGCATCAGAGGGCGTGAAGCGGCGTGGATGCCAGCGCGCCCGGCTCACTTGCGCCAGGGCACACGCAGCAAGCCAGCGACGTGCGGCAGCGCGCGCGTCATCAGACGTAAATGCGGTGCGCCTCGTCGCCACGAGCGCCTCCACCGAGCGGTACTCGGCGGTACGGCCTGTGCGTCCGGCCACGGTGACGCGACCGCCGCCGGCAAAATAGCGACCGAGCGTGTGGACCAACGGACCGACGACGTTGCGGCACACGGGTCCCGTCGAGCGCAGGCATGCGAGGCTAAAGGCGGCGCGCGCCGCAATACCGGCGTCCACGGCGCCCGACGAAAGACGCACCGCGAATCCGTGCGGGAGCACGGGACTGTAGGTGACTGCGGCACCGCCGTCGCTGGTGCTCGGCGCACGTGCGCCTGCCGCTCGATGCTCGGAGGAGTCCGAGGGCGGCTGCCGGCGTCTCTTGGTGCCGACAGGGAAAAGTGGTGGCGGTGGCGGTGGTAGTAGTGCATCGACAAGAATCGGCGTGTCGGGCGACGAGCCCGGCGGCGTAACAGGTTCGTAGCATCGCGACGCACGCCTGCTGTCGCCCATGATCGCGCGGGTCGAAAGCACACCTCTTTTTCTTTTTTCGCTCCTTTCAAAGACAGGACCAGGGCGAGAGCCAAAGAAAGAAGCGCAAAGGGACGGGTGCGATCGGCGGCGTGGTCCGGTCTGGCGGCGCCCGCAACTCTGAGCGAGCAAACAAAAACAATAAGAGGCAAAAAAAAGGCACAGGGCGCGGTCTGCCAATCGGGGAAGTGCCAACAAATAAAAAAGCAATTTGAAGCCGCCGGTGGTCAATCAAAAAAAAAGACAACACACTGCGCTGTGGTCGGCCTGCGCGGGCCTCTTGTGCACGCGCGCGAGCCAACCTCGACGTCTCCGATGATGCTTTGTGATTGGCCACGAAAAAAAAAAGATCCCATCGAAAAAAAAAGAGCAGAAACAGCCGATTGCGACGTGCTTTTCCGCAAGTCGCGCAATCCTTGTCCTCTTTGGCCGCACGCATTTTTTTTTGAAAAAAGTTCTTCCGCCTCCCACCCACCCCGGTCGGGCTTTTTGTCGGTGGACCGTCCCCCTGTGGCATTTCTTTTTCGGAAGAGAGGCCAACAAAGAGAGAAGGGGTCTGTTGTCTTTTTTTTTTGAAAAGTTGGCGGGCGGCAAAAGAGGGAGCCAACACACAGGCGGCTCTCGGCGAGTTTCGCGTCGTCGCCGCCGCCGCTTTTTTCCATTTTTCGCTGCAACTGGGCCGGATCAGGGTGCATCGTTGCCGCGTCGCCTCCCGCGCGCGCCCGTCGGTCCGCGGCGTGCATGGGCGGCGACGACGGCGCGGTAGCCCTCGCCCTTGTCCGTCTTGGCCTGCACGTGTCTCGACACGAAAAAGTCACGCACGGCGCCCTGCGCTACGACGCCGTCAAAGGCGTGCTTCATGAACCAGCGGCCGATGCGATCGGTGAGCGCGGGGTCGTCGTCGTCGAGCCACACCTCGACGCGCATGCTGCTCACGCGATCGACGAGGCGCGCGCCCGTGATGCGGTCCGAGTCGTCGCCCGTCTGCTCGCCCACGAGCGCCAACACGACCCGCTCCCACACGGCATCGGCCTGTTGGGGCTTGAATGCGCCTTTGAACACGACGCTGGCACCCATGGCGTTGCGCACGTGCTCCCACTCGGGCAGCACGTTGGCGTCGAAAAAGGAAATGCCTTCGATGGCGCTCGCCGCACCGCCGCGGGTGCGCTCGCGGTTGGTGCCAAAGAGGGCGCTGGCCGCTGGCAGGTTGGTTTGGTGGCGCCAAAAGGATTCGATGGTGCCCACGGGCGTCTTGGCCATGGGTTCCCACGTGCCCGCGTAGGACGAACCGTCGTAGCACGGACGATGCACCCACCACTGCCATCGGCGATGGAGCGGATGGCGGTCGTCATCGCCGCCGCCGCCACCGCTGTTGGTGCACGCCGGCGCCAAGCCGGGAGGAACCGTTGGCTTTAACGGCGACGACGACGACACCACGCACCGGCCGCCCTGGGGCCGAAGCGAAATCGTCTCGGCGTCGCATTCGAGCGGCGCGAGCGCGCCTGCTTGGGCGACCGCGCAGCCGCTCGCCGTGGCCCGACTGCCTTGTTCTCCCTTTTTGCGCTGCATCGCTGTCGTTGTCTTTTTTTTTTCCTGTTTTTCTCGCAAACAACTTGTTTTCCTCCTCTCAACGGCGCGATCGGCCGGCGTCGTCGATGCAAGGGCTGCTTTCTGTTTTCTTTTCTTTTTTCCTCTGTACGCCGCTCGGTTATCCTCTTTTCGTGGGCAGATGCAAGCACGCGCGCACACAGACAAGCACACACACACGCACACGACCAGACACCCACGAGCGCACGGGGGCGGCCTCTCTTGTTTTTCCTTGGGCCTCTCTGGTTTTTTCTGGGACGCGTGTCGCCAGCGGGACGTATCTCCCGTGTGCAAAGGCGGCGCCGGTCACGCGAGTCTGGCCTGGCGCGCGCGCGGGCCCTCCAACAGAGCCCCATCGCGGACCATTCGTCCTCCTCGGTTGTCGCTGTTCCTTTGACCTCTTTTTTTTTGGCTTTCCACGCGCGCGGTGTCGTTGTTGTTGTTGTTGCCAAACCCGACAGCACCGAGAGAAAGAGAATTAAAAAAACGCTGAAAGAAAATTTATGTTTGTTTTGTTTGTTTTCGCGGGCCGCGGTGCCCGGGGCCGGCGGCGTGCGTCGGGCACACCAAAAGAACCGGACGGGGGCCGGGAGCGTGCGCGGCGACGATCGTCCGAGAGGAAAAGGAAAAAAACGGCAGGGGACGCCAACGGCGCCTAAAGGAAAATTACGCGCAAATATGCGCCATTTGTCCGCAAATGTGCGTGCGCGCGGCTACGAAGCGGCCATGGCGTAATAGTCGCTGCTGGTGGGCGTGCCGATGCCCTGCACGGCCGACGCAGCCGCGGCCACCGATGCCCGACCACGCGCAATGTCGTGGGCGGCCGCGGCCATGTTGATGGGCACGGCAGGCGGGGGTCCCGCCGGCGACGCGCCCGACGCCGGATCGCACGGCGACCAGTCGGCGCCGCCCTTGCGCGGAGCCGCCCACGTGTGCCCCTGCGCGTCGTTGGTCCACACCATGTCCACAGTTTGGTCCCAGCAGGCGACCACGGTCTCTGTGGTGACGCCGCCGCCGCCGCCGACATCGTGGGGCGCAGCCGGATCGCGGCTGCCGTCGAGCGGACCCACGTGCCACCAGCGCCCGCCGGAACCGCACTCCCACAGACGGCCGTCGTCGTCGGCCAGACGCACAGCGCCCGCATTCGGATCGACGACATAGACGACGCCGTTGACAGACACGCTTTGGAGACCGGCGCCGGTCTGCCACTGGCAGTGCATCATGATGGGCACGAGGGCCACGGCCGTCGCGTCGTCGGCCTGCGCGGGTGCCGCGGGCACAGGCGACACGGGTACGCCCGCGCCTCCGTGAGGAGCACCGCCGATGCTCGGGCTCCACGCCGGCAGCGGCAGTGGGACCTGCTGCTGTTGTTGGCCCAGCATGCCGTGAGGCACGACGGGCGGCGTAACGGGCGGCACGGCAGGCGGCGTAACGGGCGGCGTGATAGGTGGGGTGATGGGGGGCACCACGGGCTGTACGGGCAGCACGCCAGGCGCCGCGCACACCTCGGTGCGCGTGTCGATGCAGGCACGTCGCGACGGGCACCAGGCCTGACCCGGTTGCGTGCACGAAACGGGCACCTGTTCGCAGCGGCCGCGGTTGCACCGCGATGCGCACGGCACGTCGGCCCGCGGACACAGCCCCGCGCAGTCGCCGTCGCTCGTGCACCGATCCTTGAGCCACACCCAGAGCATGAGCACGAGCAGGATGAGGGCGGCGGCCAGCACGAGTCCGATTGCGGCCCACCTCTGGCGTGACAGCACCTCGTTGGTGCGCTCGGCCGCTTGGAGGCTGGCCAGCGGTACCGTGGCGCTCGGCACTAGGACTGCCGCCGTTCTTGTCGTTGTCGTCGTCGCCGCCGGCGCCTCTGCCACGGCGATCGGCGCCGCCGTCGCTAAAGTGGGCACGGGCGCCGGACCCGCGTAGCGCACAGCCGAACACGAGGTCGCCCACGGTCGCTGCTGTTGCCACAGTGCCGCCATGTCGCCGCTGTCTATTTTTTTTTCTCGCTCCTTTTTCGATTGTTTGCTGGGCGCGTCTGGCCTGTTTTCTCTGCTGTCTCGGTTCGGCGCCAGGCAACCGTCCACAGCGCAGACCTCCTTTTTTTTATACACAAAAAATATCGGTCTTTTTTTTTCTGTTGTGTGTCAGAAGAGAAAAAGAGGGCGACGACCGCGGCAAGAGCAGCAAAAGGGCTCTTTTCTTTTTTTTTTTGAAGAGCGACGACGAGGTTCCTTTTTCCTAGGGATCTTTCCCTTGGAGCGCACGGCGGCTCGACCGGCAGCATTGCGACGCGGCGGCGGCGCCCTCGGCACACGCCGCCTCCTCCCATCTGACCCTTGCTTTTGTTGCCCCTTTTGAGATTTTTTTGCGTCCTGTCGTGCGTGCGCGTGCCCGGCGCGCCTTTGGCAGCACACCAGCGCGCGGTCGGCCCGCGCGACCCTATACGAGGCCCCCTTTTTTTTCCCCTTCAATTCAGACCAACGGACGGACGCCGCCTGCGAGCGGCACTTTTGCCTTTTTTTGGCCTATTTTTTATGAAGATGCGCGCAGAGGACACGACAAAGAGAAAGGAAAACAAAAAGAAGATCGCCCACAGACCGCACGGCGCCACGGGGAGCGGGCGAGGAGCCGCTGCGCGCGGTGGCGTAGCGCGCGCCCTAGACAAAGTACCACGGCCACGGGCGATGCCGCGTGGTTCGCGTCCACGCAACGCCCTCGGTCGCACCGCCGTCGGTCTCGCCCAGCGTCAGCGTCACCGCAACTTCGCGCGCGTCGACGGGCACGACGAGCGGGCGCCGAGCGGCCCGATCGGCCGCGATCTCGCGCACGCACAGATCGCGCGTCGTCCGAGCGCACAGCACGTCCCTCGCATTGGCGCCGTCGTGGTCGCCGTCGTCGGTGCCGTAAGCGAGGCGCGTCTCGCCGACAATGTCGGTCCACTGATCGTCACCGGAGCGGCGTGTCCACGCGCCCGGTTGCACCGACTCGCACGCCGGACACTGCGTCACGGCAAAGGCGTAGGCGACGCGCGCCATGCCGTCCGAGAAGCACACGGGATCATCAACGCCGTAGGCCTCGCCACACACGCTACACCCGGCAACGGTCGGCATGGCGTGTGCCAGCGGATGCGCGGCACATTTGGCGCCGCGCGGCAGCGTAAATCGTCCCACCACCACAGCGTCTGGCCGCCGACACAAAGAAAACACAAGAAGAAAAGAGTAGAAGAAAAAAAAAGTAGGGAAAGGGGGCGGGGACGGGCGTCAGCCAGGTGGATGTGGGGGCGTGAGAGCCCTGCGCGCGCGATGGGCGACGAGAAAGCCACGCCCATCCCGTCCCAACGCCCTCGTCTTTTCTTTTTTTTTTCGGTCCTCGGCGGGAGGGCGTACCGTGGTCGAGATCGCGCGCGGTGGCCGCATACACGAGGAGCACAACAGCAGCGCCTTGCGCGCAGAGCGCCACGACGTCGGCGGTCCATGTTCGGGCCTCACCGGCATGCGCCGATGGCGACGACGTCGCCACGAGGAACACGCCCAGGAAGAGCGCGGCCGCAGTGCGTAGCGCGATCGTCCCCAGGGCACCGAGAGCCAATGTCGCCGTCATCTCGCTGCCGTGTGTCGTCGTCTGTCGGCCTGGTTTACCCGTGCCTGGCGCCGAAAAAAAAAGATAGAGGGCACGGGTCAGCACATCCCCGGATGCCGCCCAGGCTACCGCCGGCGCCTCTATCTTTTTCCGTCTCTTTTTTTTGATCATTCCCGGCGACTGCCGAGGGTGTCCGCCATGTCTGCTCTGACGCTTGGCCAACACGGCTGGCTGATCGGCTAAAAACACGTAGATTCCACTGTCGGCGTCGCCCATCGGCGGTCGGAACGAATCCTCGCTTTTTTTAGCCGTTGCCTGCCGTTGGCCCGATCGCTTTTGTTTCTGCCCCATCGACGTGCTCGGCGAGATCACAAACAAGCGTCCGTCCGATGGGGACAAGCGAGAGACAACGGGTCGCCAACGCGCGACCGACGCACTCTCTCTTGTTTATTTTTTTTTCGGTGTTTCTCTCTTCTTTTTTGCATTCACGGGAGCAAGGGATGAGCGTTGTTGGACGTCGCAGCGTCCTCGATCATCATGTCGGCGGCATCAGCGCCCGCGACGGTACCATTGTCGTCCATGGCGCAGCGGTCGTCCAAGCCATAGGCGGCGCCCGTGGCCCCGTCGTCCAAGCCATCGGCTGCACCCCATGACGACGACGACGACGACGACGATGACGCAGTCGGCAGGAAAGAGACCTCGGTCGTCGTCGTTACGCCGGTCCCGCCGAGGGGCGCCACCGCCGGCAACGGCACGCTGTCTGTGTCGTGGCGCGGTTCGGTCATGAGACCCACACCGACGACCCACTGGCCCGTGACCTGCTCGCCGTCCCAGCCGCGCGGTCCAGCAGCCACCGTCACGCAATACTCTTCAAAGACCGACTCGTAGTGGTCGGGCACAAACTTGGGCGGGCGGCCAAAGTTGTTGCGCACCAGCCACTCCTTGTAGTGGCGCTGAAACTCCTTGAGGTAGATGTAGCGGTCGGGGCCAAACTCGACCGTCTCGGGGTCGGTGAGGAAGCCCACGAGCGGGTTGATCTGGGCCTTGAGCCGGCGCTGCGTGTTGACAAAGTAGGCCGGCAGCACGTCCCAGATGTCGCGGTCGGCATACTCGGCGCACGCGTGCCGATAGGCCAGGTTGCACTTGAGAAGCAAGAGGGGCATCTCCTTGGCGATCTTGTCCGACAGGCGCGGGTCGACCTTCTTGCCGTTGGCCGTGTCCTTGACCTTGCGCAGAAACTCCCACATGATGAAGCGCCGCGTCATCGAGCCCTGCGCGTCGACCCATCCGCCGGTCTGGTTGCCGACAAAGAAGCCGGGCGCCTTCCACGTGCGCGTCTCGACCAACTTGAACTTGCGGTTGGCGGCCACGTCCTCGCCCGATATCATCGACTGGAGGTCGCCCTGTGAGAGGCCAAAGTCCTCGCGCACCTCGCTGCACACAAAGATGAGGCAGTCGAGCAGGCTCTCCAGGGCAAACTTTTCCTGGCAGTTGGCCGACAGCGTGGCGACGTCGGCCTTGGGGTAAAAGCCCTGGATGACCTTGATGATGGTCGACTTGCCGCTGCCGGCGATGCCCTTGATAAAGGGCATCACCTGCCACTGGTCGATCTCGTTGACGTCGTAGAGCATGCGCCCGATCATGACATAGAGCCACTTGCACACGTCGTCGCGCTCGTGCGGCGCGCCCAGTTCCTGATAGTCGAGCACCTGCTGAAAGCGCGGCGTCGCAATGTCGGCGTACCAGTCGTCGGCCACGTCGGCAAACTGCTCCGGAAAGGGCATGTCGAAAAACTTGCACGCCACGGTGTGCCGGTCGATGTGGTTGCGGGCGCCCGTCGCCGGATCGACATAGGGCGTGTAGGCCAGCGTGTAGCAGTCGTAGAGGCCCGTCGTAAAGGCAAACACGCGGCGGTCGGGCACCAGGTCGGGGAACTCGATGTCGCTGCACTTTTCGAGCGTGGCCACCGCGTGCTTGGCCGCGCCGTTGGCGTTGAGGTTGCGCCACTGCTCCCAGTGGACCTCCTTCTTGGTCACCTTGTACACAAACTGCTCGATGTTGCACACCTGGCGCCACGCGTGCGTCTCGTACTTGGTCTTTTCGGCGCCCGGCGGCAGCGGCCGCCCGGCGGCGGCGGCCTCGGCCTTGAGGGCGTCGAGTTCCCTGGGCGGCGTCGGGCCCTCGATCAGGATCTGCTCGTAGCAGCAGCCCTTGTACCGCCGGTAGCCGTGCACGGCCAACTGGCGCAGGAGAAAGAGCACGAGGCTCTCGTTGGGCTTGAGGTCGGTGAGGCTCATCGTCGTGAGGCGAAAGATGGTCGAGTCGAGCGAGGCCGCCACGTTGAGGTTGTCGTCGCGCGCGTTGATGACCCGCGCGCGCGACTCGACGCCATAGTAGGCGTACTGGATCGACTCAAAGATGCGAAAGAACACGTTGCTGCACTGGATGTTGACCTCGTTGTGGCAGTTGATGCGACCGCGCACGGCAAAGAGCGACATCAGGTAGGACACGCGGTGGATCGAGTCGCGTGCGCGCTCGGCCACCGCGCCGAGGTCGATCTGCGCATGCGGGTCCACGGCAAAGCGCTCGCAGGCCCAGGCCATAAAGTCGCCGTCGCGGTCCGGCGGGATGCGCCACTCGGCAAAGGCCATGCCCAAGAGGTCGTTCAACTCGTCGTCGGTGTACGAGTCGGCGCGCTCGACCTCAAACGGCAGCGGCGCGTCGTAGCCGCCGGTAAAGATGCGGTCCAGCGTCGCGGCCTCGGGTCGGCGCCGCGCGCTGTCCGCGGCCTCGCGGTGGAGCCGCGACTGGGCCTCGCGTCGCTCGGCTTCGCTCAGGCAGGGCGCGTTGAGGCCAACGGCGGCACACGGATGCCCAAAGGTCGCGCTGGTGGGAGCGGTGGCGGCCGCGGTTGCTGTTGTCGTCGTCATCGTCGTCGCCGCCATTGTCGAATCGTGCGATGAGGCCATCGTGGAGGAGGGGGAAAGAAAAAAAGGCGCAGAATCCTGTGCGAGACAAAAAGGGAGGGGGGTCGGTAAAAATGTCACCGGCCGCTACGCGTGCGCGCGGCACTGCGCGCAAGAGCCCAACGTAGGGTCGTCTTGTGGTCGCCCGGCCAAACAAGGAGGGAGGGACGGAGAGGCGTAGAAACAAAGAAAAAAGGAAGCAAAAAAACGCAAGGGTCGGCGATTGCGCACACGCCGGCAAAAAGAGGCTCGCGATGGCGAGGCAGCGACGTGAAAGAAGGTGCAAAAAAAAAGAGAACCACGAAAAGGTGGCGACTTTTGGACGCGGCAGATTGTTGCCGCCTCTCCAACGATGGCACGCACCAAAGAGAACAAGAGAGTTTGGGATTAAATGGGCATGAAAAAAAAAAGAAAAAAAAAGGATGGGTGGCGAAAGGGCGGCAGCACATGTATACACACAGAGAGGACGTTCAAATCGACAAAAGTCGACGCGCGTACTTGTTCTCGCGCTGTGCGCACGCGCACGCGAGACACTGACCCGGATCCCGAAATGTGGGTAAAACAAAAACAAAAGGAAACAGGCGCACACACGTACAGTCGAGCGGCAGAGGCCTTGTGTACGCGTACGGTGGCTCCCGTGGTCGTGCGGTTACGTCCTGGGAAAGAACAAAGGCACTGTCTCCTTGGTCTCTTCTTTGTCGTGCGGATCGGAATGTCCAGAGGACGCACGCTCCCGGAGCCTTGTGCGCATCGCGAGGTCCCCGCGCGGCGCCCTGCGCGCGGGCGCAGTCTTTTGCCCGTTGTTGGTCCCACCGACAGAAAGACAAGGGCGGTTTTTTATTTCGACGCTGACGAAAATATGAACCAATCACAAAATTTTTATTCTTTTTCATCCAAAAAACGAAAAAAAAGCACCAACAGGTGCTCGCGTCGGCGCGCGCGCCACCGACGCCAAACAGACAGCGCACCAAGGTGCGGCGCGCACTATCGTCTCTCGCTTGCACATCGGGGCCCGTGCGCCATGGTGCATCGACGCTCGCGTCCGCCCTCCATTATGGCGCGTTCCTTATTGCCGCTGCCGTTTCCTTTCCCTATCGCTCTCTGACCCGACCGCACGTCCCCGTCGCTTGCTCATCGCCCGTCGACACCTCCACGCGACAGCCTTCCCCCCCCCCGCCCTCTTATTCTTTTTCCCGTCTTGTTTTGCGGTCCCACCGTTTATTCATCCGTTGGGCGCCCCCCTTTTTTTTTTTCTACACATCCTGTTTCGCGCCCGCTCGTCGTCTGCCCGTCGACGCCCGCCCCTAGTCTTTTGTTTTCCTTGCGCGCATGGCTACCGACACCGCCGCTGCGACGACAGCAACGGTTGCTCCCACCCGCGACGCAGCCATCCGCGCGCGTCTCCCCCATCTGGCCGGCGCCATCGCCGCGCTCGTCCCGACCGCCGGCGTGCTACGCAAGGTGATTGCCAGTCACGTGGCCGCCCGCGGCCGCGGTCCACGTGGTGCCCGCGGAGCGACGGTGCGTGCCGCCAGTGGCATCGAGTTGGAGGCGCGCCTGGGCACGCTCCGTGACGACGGGTCGTTTGAGCCGGGCGTCGAGGCCGCCTCGTGGTACGCCGTCCTGGCTCTACTGGAGACGGGCGACGCGTGGGACGCCGCGCGCTCGCACGGTTGGCGCGAAGACCATGTCACCCACTATGTGCTGCCGCTCACCGACCAGCCGGTGCGCACCATCGCCTCATACGAGGAGCACCACATCGCCGTCGTCCACCAACACAAGTCGGTCATCGAGAAGCGCACCTTTGCTGCGGTGCCCGGCGCGCCCTCGCCGTCCTGCTGCGGCACCGCCGACCCCGCCAAATCGGCCATGGGATCTTCCTGCCCCTCGTCATCCTCGTCCGGGTCAAACGGGCTGCGCTGTCGTCGGCGCCGCCGTGGCTACGACCTACGCGTGGCGCTGTCGCACGAGGAGCAGGTCCTGCCCAATCGAGTGCCCAACGTGGCGCAGCCGGAGCGCGTGGCCATCCGCCAGAGGCGGCGGTTTGCCGCGGGCGCCTGGGCCGTCGACCTCACCATGGTGTGGTCGGGTCGCACCAAGGAGGAGGCCGAACAGCGCCAGCGGCGATCGGCACCCGACTACCACGTCGAGGTCGAGTGCATCGATCCCGTGGGCTACCTAGATGCCCACGCCGACGACGTCGACGTCGCGGCGTCGGTGCTCATGCGCATCGTCGACCTCGTCGACCCCGAGGCCACGGCGCGCAATCGTGCGGCCGGTCTCGCCCCGGCCGCGGCCCCCGGCACCTACCACTACCACCCGGTATCGTAGGGGTGGCGGCCGCGGCGGCAGCGACGGCGCCATGCACTTTTGGAACCCACATAGAAAGAAAAACAGGACATGCCTACCTTTTGCCCGCGCCATAGACCCACGACGACGACCAGTTTGCTCGACGCCCCAAAGAAAAGGAAAAACAGGCGAGAATAGAGGAGGCCGACGCCATTTTTTGCATGTCTGTGGCACTCTTTTTTTTTTCGCAGACGGTCCTGTCGAGGACCGGCATCTTCCTTTTTCTTCTTCTTTTTTCTTGTCTGGCCAGGAGGTCATTACGGCGATTTATTTTGAGCAGGTTTGTTACGGCGCCAAATGGCCCAGAAGGCGCACAGAAAGAGTCTTTTAGCGGGTGTGCGTGCCTCGTCGGCCCAACTCCTAGACAGAGAGAGAGAGAGAGAGAGGCTGCAGGCATCCTGCAGCATGTGGCGCCTCGCTTTTTTCCGTTGGCCAAAAAGTTGCGGTCGCCATGCAAATGCCTGGTCGGGCTTTTCTTTGGCGGTTTCTTCCAGATTTTTGTTGTCGTCATTATCGTTGTCGTTGTTGGCTGGCTGGCCCATTCTGTCTTTTTTTTGTTTCGCCGACGGTGCGCAGGCAACACAGGCAAGACGCTCATTCTGTGCGCCGCAAGGTAGACACAAAGAACCGCATGCGATTGCGCCAATACGCTCGTGCAGTGCAAAACGACCGACAACCCCCCAAAGACTAATGGGCGGCATAGGGACGGCCATCGTCGCAACGCTTTTTTTTTACATTGCCAGCGCTTGGCTCTGTTCACGCCACGGCCCGGCCGCCACCGACCGCACCCCATTCGCGCCTCTTTCTTTTTTTGCTCGATTTTTTTGTTTCTCGCACCTTTCCGACAGCGGGCGGCCGAGGTCCTCTTTTTATTTTTCGCCATCGTCTGTTTGTCGTGCGTGTGTGTTTTTTCGTCGAGAGCGCATGGACGCCATGGGAAGCGCCTTGCCGACAGCAGCAGACTCGGTCGCCGGCGATGGGGCCAACATCACCACCAAGGTCCACCGCCGGGGGGTGGTGCTCATCTCGCGCGACGGCGACAGCGCGCGCACGGTAGTCGCAACGCTACGCACTCGCGCCGACTCGATCACGATGGACATTGCCAAAGAGACGCTGCGCGGTCCTCTGGTGCCATGGCATGCGGCGCCCGTGCCCGACTGGGTCCCGCTTCCGGTGCGTGTTGCGCGAGACGTCGAGGCGTCGGGCGCCGACCGCGCGTGCCTGGCCATGGTCGTCTTTCAGGCGCGCGATGCCACCGTCGAGTCAGAGGCCGACCTCTTTGTGGGCGCGCTCCCGAGGCCGCTCGACGCGCGCGTCTATCGGGCGCCGATCGCGTTGGCGCTGCGCACGGTCATTGGCGACGACGACGACGACGACGTTGCATGGATCGATATGGACGCCGAAGCCTGCGACCTCGTTCTCGACGCGTGGCTGGCTGGTCCTGCGCTGGCGCCGTGTGCCGGCGCGCGCGGCGAGTTTGACGCCGACTCATCGACCATGAGCACCGACGACGAAGGGCGCGCCGGCACCGAGGGCACACTGGCCGCGACGACCACCGACGACGATGACGAGCGCCACAGCGCAGCAGACGGCGGGGTGGCGGTTCCGCGCCGCGCGTCCAAGCCGAGACGCCGCAGCAAGGCGCCACTGGCCATGCGGCACCGGTCGCGTCGCAACAGCGCAACGGGGGCTTTGGCCGACGACGACCGTAGCGGCCACGCCACCGACGACGAAGACGTGACGACACCACGGCGCCGTCTCAAAGCATCGCGCCGCACGACGAGGCATCACCCGGTATCTGGCCGCAATGGCGACGAGGCGGACGAACACGACGAGGAGGACGACGATGATGCGGACGATGGCGTAAGCGCCGTTGGCCCGGCAGACGACGGCAAACATGGAATCGACGATGACGATGACGACGACGTGTGCAGGGACAGCGACGGCGATCTCCACACCGCCGACGACGACATGGGCGACGACGACATGGGTGACGATGACATGGGCGACGATCTCGACGAGATTGGCGGCGTCGACGGCGGCATGGGCGACGACGATCTGGCCGACGACGAGGAGGGCGATATGGACGATGATCCCAACGCCGAATGAGGCGCTGCACAACAAAAAAGAGACGCGCTCCCTTGCGGGCCGCCGGCGACCAAAAGAACACGGTTTGGATGCAAAGAGCCGCAAAAAAAATACGAACAATAGTTTTTTGTGCCGCTGCCGACAAAAAAACAAACAAGAAATCAAAAAAAACAAAAACATTGGTGTGTTGCTGGCGTGCAAAGCCCTTTTCTTTTCATGGGCAAAATTTTTGGTCTGCATCGCAGGGGCCCGGCCCCTTTTGCCGCTGGTCCGGGCGCGCGCGGTTGCCGCCTTGGAGCGCGCCGTCCAGCAGGATCGTGCAAAGGCGCCGGCAGCGCCAAGCGACAACCAGACGCACGGCCAGGGCAGGCAAACCGCGCTGCCGACGTCCCGCGATGCCAGCATGGACCAGCAGTTCTTCCGCCCGTACAAGCAGTCGTTGCCCCCCCGGACACCTCCAGCGATATTCCTCCTTTTTTTTGCTGACCAGATGTACTTTTTGTGAGAGACGACGAAATGGAGGAGGCCAAGTGTGCGCGTGGGCCGCGGTCGGGGCGATGCGCGCAGACGGGCACGACACAAGACGGGCGCGCCCCTCTGGAAAAGAGCAAACTGCCACGCGCCCGACACGTTGAATCGAAAAAAAAAGAATTCAAAAAAAAAAAAGAAAACCACCACGCCGACGCACTGACCGCGTCTTGGTGGACCCTGACGCCTGGACGCGACCCTCGACAAAAAAAGCGCACGACGCACAGATGCGACGCTCGCTCTTTTATGGGCGCCCTCAGCCGGCGGGCACGCGCGTGCCGCGATCGCCGGCGCGCCCGGTTCAGCCCCAAGAGCCCACGATCGCGCGCATCATTGCCGACGCGCTCGTCGACTACATGTCGCGCGCCGACGCCGTACCAGCGTGGGCTCTCGCACCCGACGGCAGTCTCCCGGCGCCCGTGCAGCCAGACTGTGACGCCCTCTACGGCGCCTTGGGTCTCAGCGGCGCCGTCACGGCCACGCTGTCGGCCACCGAGCGCCAGAGCCTCTGGTCGAGCGCGACATTTCTGCGTCGCGTGGGCGAAATTCTCGGGCGTTTTGAGTTTGTCGATGCCGCGGGACGCACCGTGAGCGGGCCCGGCGATCCCGACGTGCGTGCGGCGCGCTTTGTGCCGGCCGACGCCGATGCGATCGCCGCCTCGCTTGTCGCGCGCTGGCCCGACGCCTTTGACGGCGCCGCCGACCCGCACGCCGACGCCCTCGCGTGGGCGCGTCTCCTGTGGCGGTGCGCGGCCTCGCCCTTGACCCGACAGCCGGGCGAGGACTTTCGCGCGGCGCTCGTCGCCACCGAGGCCCAGGCCAGCAGCGAGCGCAGCGCGCTCAACCGCTACGCGGCCGACGTGGGACGCGTGCGCCTGGTTACGGCCGCCAACGAGTCGCTCTTCCTGCAGCGACCGCTGTCGCCGCGTGTGGCCGGCGGACCCGACGCGCCGCCGCTGCAATACTACTTGCAGGAGATCAACGGCGACGGCGCCTGCTTTTACCGCTCGATCGCGAGCGCGCTCGTGCAGCGCCTCACCGGCATCAACCTCGGCCGGGGCGCCACCTTTTCGCGCGACGTCCAGTCGGGCGTCAACAACGCGTGGGCCACCGAGGACTACAGCGGGCTGGTGCGCGTCGGCGGTCCGCCCAACGACGTCCTCGCGCTGCTCCTTAATGGCGTCGCCAAGTGGGTCAAATTCTATGTCTACCTGGTCATGTGCAGCGACGACATCCCGCCCGGTGCCGTCACCTATGTGGGCGGCGTGTCGGGCATGGGGCGCATTCGCCCGATGACGTCGATCGACGAGATGGTGGCGCCGGGCGCCGCTCAGCGGATCATGGGCGAACCGGTGGCAGGCGGCGACGGTGATGATGGTGATGATGACGTCAGGATTGTCATCTACAGGCCGCCCACGCTCGATCTGGTCGTGCGCTACGTCGTGTGGCTCTACGAGGCGCTGGCCGGCGCGATGGTGGGCGGCCGCCAGACCCTCTCGTGGGCCGACGTGCGTCCGTACGCGCTGCCACTCTTGGCCGTGCCCTGGGACGCCGCCGGACCGCAGGATGCACTCCCCTCTGACAAGACCATTCTCTTTCACGACTGCCAAGAGGCCGACACAGTGGGCGTCGACCTGGCGCTTATGCTCCAAGACTCGAGCGCGGAATACGTGGCAGCGCTCGCCGCCGGCAGCGACGTCGACGCGGCCTACCGGTCCTACTGCAACGTCATGCGCCAGTCGGTGCGGTGGGGCGGCGCAGCCGAGGCCTACGCCTTTGCCTCGATCCTCTTGCCCGATGCCGGCTCGGCGGCACTCGGTTCCGTGCGCGGCGTGGTCATCTTCAACTATGCCGACCCGGCGCAGGCGACGGCGCTCGTGCCGCAGGCCGTGCCCACCCGCCCGGCCGTCGATGCCTCCACGGGCCTTCCCGTGCGTCGCGACTACCGCGCCGACTGCCTGGCGGTGCTCTATGTGGGCAGCCACTACGTGGCCCTGCACGGCGTGCGCCAGTCACCCGATGGCGCGATCGCGCCCTACGTGGCGCCGCTCTCGTCCGACGCGCTCAACGCGTTCATCACGGCCGACGGCACCCAGCCGGCACCGCCGGCACGCATCGATGCGCGCGCAACGGCTTCGACGTCGGTCCTGCCGTTTGCGCGCCGGGGCATCGCCTCGTCGCCGCGTGCTCTCTTGCCGGCATCGCCTTTGGGCATCGGCGGCGGCAGCGCCACCTTTAGAATGGCATCCCCGGTGCGCTCCCCGCTGGCGCTCAGACCCGCATCGCCGTCGCGCCCCGTCCGGGCGTACTCGCCCGGGGCGACTCGCGAGATGCCCAGGCCCGCAGCAATGTCGCAGCCGCTGTCTCTGTCGGGTCGCGGAACGGCGAGGTCTCCCCTCGCGCTCCAAAGTGCAGCGGCACAGTCTGCCATGCGGCGCCAGCAGTTTGGGGAAGCCGCCGCGCTGCTGACCGCTCTCGTCGACGACATTGTCTCCTCCACGGGCTTGCCCGTTGAAGCCCTGCGCGATTCGGTCGAGTTGCGCGAGCAGTTGCGCGCCATCGGCCAGGCATCGGAACTGCCGCGCGACGTCACCGACGCCGTGTGGCGGGCATTTGGCCGCGGCGCCGGTTAGCGTCGCTGCGCGTGCGCCCTCTTGTCTTTTTTCTTTTTTTTTGCTCTTTTCCCTGCTCTTTCTCCTTTTCTTTTTTGCTCTGTGCGGTGGTCGACCAATGGCATCTGAGCAAGGCCCCCCACGAGATGGGCCCGAGCGCGCACGCGCGAAATCCTCCAGGCGCACCCGACAGCGCCGCCTCGTGGAGAAAAAAAGGGACAAACAAAAGCGCCGCCCCTTTTGCGAGATTGCCTTTCTTTTTCCTTGTGTTTTCTTTGCGGGCGAATGTAGAGTGGAATGGGGGAAAAGGGAGACGATCCGCGGATTGCATTTTTTTGGGAGGCGGGGGGGGGGGATGTCTTGGGCCCGCGGACCGCCAGCGCGACTCTGGCCATCGGGCATGAGACGGCGACCGATGAGCCCCACCAACGACAAAGACCAACGACTTGGTGGTTGGAAGGGAAAAAGAAGAAACCGGCACCGACCATGGAGCGATCTTTGTCGCTTTCCTCCGGCCATCGGCACCGATTTGCTCGTGCGCACGCGAGAGATGGCCTTTGGCGGTCAGCCCAAATTCGACCCGACGGCTCAGAGTTGCTGGCCGGCGGAAACCGGCCGGCCCGTGGGGCAAGGGGCCGACAGGACAGGCCAGCAAACCCGATGGAGGTTCCTGACGCGCCCGCCGTCGAGGCCATGAGAAGCGATCAGAACCGAGAGGATGCGGCGCTCGAATGGCGCGATTGGTCAGTCTTGGCGCGTGCACGCGGTCTGGTACTGCGGCCGCGCGACTATGCTGCGCTCGCGCCGGGCACGGTCATGTTGGTGGTCCCCATCGACAGGGCCGTGCGGGAGCGCCACAACAACGAGGCCTCTGGCCGAGCCTCATTGGGACCGCAGGAAGCCGCCGCCTTTTTCGGCCCGAGCATCGAGGTGGTCGTGCCCACGGGTCGGGTGTGGCTGGAACGCGACCACGTACGCGTGGCTATGCCCGCGGCGTGTTTGGCGGCCCGCTGGAAGTCGCCTGGGGGGACGATTGCGGCAGCCGGCTACTATAGCCTCGGTCGAGCGTCTGACATGCGCGCCGGCGGCGTCGACATTGCCGAGGCCACAGAGCAAGACAACGAGATCCGCTGGCGTAGCGGCGCCGGCCTCGCCGACGGTTGCCTCTGCCAGGGGAGCGGCGTCCATCGGACACGCTTTATGCGCTGGAGCGACGTGATGGACATGCCGCCCGTCTATGTGCGCTCTCCCGCGGACGACGACAAAAGTGCACACGACACGACAGAGCGAGTCGACAAGAGCGACAACCAAGCCGCGCGCAACGTGACAGAGCAAGCGAGCAAAAGCGACAACAATGTGGACGACCCCGATTCACCCCGCGTTGTCGTCGCGACTCAAGTCGAGCGCATCTTGACAGAGGCCTTGGTGCGCCAGAGCGACCAAGACGGACCGCGCACTATGCACGAGATCACACCCGTGTGGTTGGACGACGCCATCTCCTACCTCGACGATTTATAGGGGACCAAAAGACGTGCCGTAAACCCGCGCGCGCCTTTCGCCCGACTCGTCTGTTTTTGTGCTCTGCCATGGGCCACCGCACAGAGAGCGCGCGCCGTCCTGCGTCTGCCAAGTTTTCGAGGGCACCGTGCGCCGCCAGAGACCAACGCAGCGCCGTCGATTGTTTTGGCCTTCTTTTTTGTCGTCGTCGCCATCGTCGCCGCATCCGACCAGTCCCTTTGCCGCAAAGTCGCATTCATTTTTCCCGACAAAAATGTATGCGCGCACCGAAAAAGAACACGGACTAATGCTTTTGTAGCCACCGGCGACGCCGCGTCCGCAGTTCCTTTTTTCTCTTTTTTTTTTGGGTTGGGTTTCTCACGTGTGCCCGCGTGGTCCGGAGAGACGCCAAACATTGCCTGCGATGACGACCAAAAGCAACGGCGACGCTATCCAATAAATCCATTTAAAAAAAGGACACGACTAGTGCTGGTCAACGGCTAGCCGGCCCTTGGCCAGCCAATTTTTCGATGGGCCGGCTTGATCGGGGCCAACTCGCTCGTCTGTGGGATTTTGACCCGCATCTGCCGTTTTCTAAACCGCCAATAAATCGTGCGGCATTTGCGCAACCTCATTTCAGTCGCCCTCGGGTTCACATTCGGATTTGCAATCTCGCTTTCATTTAGCACGCTTTGAAAAGAAATTGAGCGCCATTTATAAAGCCGCAGGCGCGCTTCCATGCCGCGAGAAAAAGATTCGGTCGCGGCCAAGCCGGCCGGGCCAAAATCTTTGCCCAGCCAGCTGGCCGATAGGCTACGAGCCATTGGCACAGCATTAGACACGACCACGTTGAGGCGGCGCCAACATGGCGGCGCCAGATGCGTCCACAAAAAAAAGAGAGTCAATCAATGTTGTGCCAATGGGCCGCTCTGTGAGTTGTTATCCAATCCTATTTCTTAGACCGTGTTTTTATGATTTCTTGTTGGTGGAAAATGGGAAGAACGGGCTGTTGGTACGGCATCTGCAGCCAACACCCGCGATGGGGTTTCACCAGCGCTGGTCAACGGCCAGCCGGCCCGCGGGCGATTCGGCCCTAGGACAGGAATCAAAGCCACCGCACTGTCCTTTGGGTCGCGAATAAATCATGCACAAAAAGCGCACGGCCAGTCGTGCCCAGAGCCGCGCCCGCATTTTTGTTTGGACACATTTTTGTGCACGATTTATTCGGGATTGGGGGAAAAACAAAATCGGCGGGTTCGATTTGCGTCAAAGTCGGTCCGGGCGCGGCTCGTCCAAAAAAAAGTGCAGCGAGTTGCCAAGCCGCAAACCATTGGCGCGCCATCCGCCACACACACACAAAAGGATATTTTGTCCGACTTGCTCCTGTGATCTCGCGCGCAGAGCCGAGCCGTCGGCGCGCCGACAAAAAAAACCATTGGGCACGCACACAACGCCAAAAAAAGGCGAGGCCGCCCAATCCGATTGCTTAAAGGATATTACAGATCTCGCTTCCTTTTATATGCAACGGATATCGATGCCCAGGCTCTTTTACACGGACGACTGCAGCGACTGTCGCCTCGCACTCGCACACACACACACGACCACCTCCTTTGCGATGCGCCGCGTGTTGTCGGCACTCTGTCGGCGCCCAGGTACGCGTCCACCTACGCGACACAACCGCACACTGTACTGACTCACAGACACATGCTTTGTCGGCGCGGTCGTGTTACCGCGACTTTTGTTTCCGGGGGTGTGTTTGTTGCACGGCAACATACAGTTGCCCCCGCGGCGGACGAGGACGATGATCGTGTGTTTTGCGACGCCGGTACACCGCGCATTCCAACCGCGCAACCCGACCCCGACGCGTGCAGCGGACAAGCAGACGACAGACGATTGGCGTCGGTTCTGCGCTCGGCGAGCCGCGACGGCCACGTCTTTATCGTGCCGCGCGATGTCGACAGCCGCTCGGTCGAAGTCTGGCGACTGTCTCTCGACCGCAAGCAGCCGTCGCTCACGCGACCGTCTGTCGGCGTCAAGTGCGACCGTGCCTCGCTTTGTGTCGACAGAGCGTCCTCGTTTGTGGTGCGCGGGCGCACTAGCGACGGCCTCGATTTTCGCGTCGTTGTGGCCGTCGACGGCAGCGGCGGTGTGGTCGGCTGGCTTTGCCGTAGCCCGCGGCGCGCCCCGTGCCTCTGTCCGCGCGCGTGCTTTGTCTGCGTGCGCGCCTGATCCCGCCTCTGTTTTTTTTTCCTTTGCGATTTTTCTTCTTCCTTTTTGTCCATTTTTTGCTCCTCTTTGTGCTCCTCTCCGTTGTTGGCGGGTGGAGGTTCCGCCCGCGCCGCGCTTTGCGGGCCACGAAAAAAAAAAGAAAAAGAAAAACAGACTTTGCCCCGCTGGCTGCCGACGGACCGCTGGCGCGCAACAAGAAGAGAGTGTTTCTTTTTTTTTCTCGACAAAAAAAGATGCACGAAGAAATGGGTATTCCGACTGTGCTTCTTTTGGGGAGGGGGGGGGCTGTCCTTTTTTGCTTGCCCCTGCGGGACAGTCTTTACAAGGCTCGCGCCGGCATCGCAGGCCTTTTTTTTGTTCCATCCCAGAAAAAAAACCAGAAAGCGCACAGAGCGCGGCCAGTCGCTACATGGGACGACAACGCCCAGAGCCGGCCCACTTTTTGTGCTGCGCACCCCAGGCAATTTGTCGCCCTTGTTTTAGGCAGACGCTCATTGTTTGACGACGGCCAATGGCGACCTCGGGTCGGCTGCGCTGTCGCCGTGGATTTTGCCACACGCAAACACAGCGCGAATGCCACGGTCTTCCGGCCGGGTACTGCCCCAAAAAATCATTAAAAATATTTGAGGACCAAAGCACGCTCATCCCATCAAAAATTGGGAGATTTCAATCCGTTGTCCGCCAGGTTGCCTCCTGACGCCTCTAAGGCCAGTTTTCCGCGAGTCCTCTAGACGCCTCCTGCGGTTGAGCCGTTCGCCCTGTGTAATGCTTTCTTTTTTCGCGCGGGCGCCCTCGGGCGGCTGCATCGCGGATCGCTGCATCGAGTGTCCCCTTTTTTTTTCTCTCTCTCTCTCTCTTTGGCACGCCGCGAACGGGGTCGTGGTTGTGCCGCGTGTCCAATCAGTGCGCGCGCACCGCGCCTTGTGTTTTTTTTGCAATTTGCAATGAAAGGGAGGCAATCTTTGCCGTTGCACTTTCTTTGTTTCTTTTTTTTTTTGAAGAAATACGAAAAAGCCCTTACATGGCAGACTACACAATCAACGGACTGGGCGAGGGCGGCTGGGGTACGCACCCGCGCGCCGACCCCAACCTCGACGGGCACGTCGGCTACAATGAAGGCGGAAGCAGCGTCGACAATACGCCACACACCGACAACGACCCCGACAGCCTCGAACGCGCCCTCACGGCACTCGACAGCGACGACGACGACAACGACACTGATGACGCTCACGACGGATGGCGCGACCCGCTGTGGAGGCGGCGCCGCCAGCGCCTTAGAGGACCGCGGCTGACCCAAAGCGACGAGCGTCGCGTGACCGTCTACCTGGTCGTCGCCACCGTGCTCTTTTTTGCCGTCTCGATTGGTCTCGGCGCCGCCAACTACTACTCGCCGCTGGCCTGCTTTAGCCAGCGTCACAACATCGAGGACGTCGACCGTTCGCACATGCGGCGCGACCACTCGTGGATCGTCTTGGCGTCGGCCTTTTTCGCCTGCGGCATGACGTCGCTCGTGGCGCTGGGTTTGGTCGTTGTCGGCGTCGTTGGTTGCGCGGCCCTCTCCCTGCGCGTCTCGCGTGCACTGGCCTGTGTCTTTTGATTGATACCGTCGCCACCGACCCTCTTCCTTTTCGTATCTCTCTCTATGCGCGTGTGTGTGTGTCTTGGGCCTGTCGGCCTTTTTTCTGTTGTTGTGCTTTTTTTTTCTAGGAAAAAAATGCCGACAGTCTCGTTGACGGCGCGCGGCTCGTCAGCGGCAAAAGCGCTCTTTTCGTCGTGTTTATGGAAAAAAAACACACGAGACCATGGCCGATTCGGCACACATACACATGCGCGTGTGCGTATACACAAAAAAAGAGATGGAGCCAAAACAACGGTCTGACAAGTCGGGACGAGGCGTGTCTGGGTTTTTGTTTTCGTGCTCTGTTGAATGGAATCACTTGTCGCGTGCCCGGTTGTGCATCGTGGCGTCCGGCCGCCGCCACCGCACGATTTGTGTCTCGGTCGTGGTCGTCGCTCTCTCTGTCTTTTCCTCTTTTTTTTTTGTTGATCCGTCGAGGCGTCAATAGGAGCGCGCGGGCATCGGCGTCCCGTCGGGCGAATAGGCCTGCGCGCCCAAGCGCATTACCTGTGCGGCCCGCTCCTCGGGCGACGCAAAGTAGGACTGGCGCGCACGCTCCGCATTGGCCCAGTAGTCGTCGACACCCTCACCGAGGCTGTCGTCGTCGGCAAGACTGTGGACGTGGCCGTTGCCGTGGCCTTGGTGCAGAGGCTCGCCAGGCGGCCGGGCACTCCTGGCGGTTGTTGTGCCGTGAATCTGACCGCGAGCGTTGCCCATAGCAGAGCCGAGACCGTCCCGCTGCGTTGGTGCCGGCGGCTGGCGGATGATTGGATGCACAACGTCCCGATGGGACTCTTGTGGTGACGCGACGGGCCGCCGCGCAAAGGTGCGCTGCACCCACGCATCGCCCCCGCGCGGACCCGATGCGACCGACCGCACCGGAGCGCGCCGACCGCTCTCGCCAAGACCGCGGCCCTGGCCGTCGCTGTCATCGTCGTCGTCATCATCATTGTCAGAGTCGTCGTGGCGTCGCGACGCCACGGCCACGTTGCGCATACGCAATGGCGGCCTCTCTACCATGACGTAGGTGCCGCGCGCCTGGGTCACCTGTGCGGTGGGTTGTTGCTGCGGTACCTGAGCAAGAGGCGACGCGGGTGCCTGCAGTTGTTGTTGTTGCGTAGGCGACAGGGGTGCCTGGTGCGGTTCGGGCGCTACCGCCGCCACCGATGTCGCGGGTTGCGCGCCATAGGACAGCGGTGCCATGGCGTCGTATGGATAAGGGCTATGGAAGAGCGGCGACGTTGGCGGCGCGGCGCGTGTCTGCACCATGGGCATGGCGGGTGCGGGCGACAGCGGCAGTGCATTCGGGGCCGCCTGATGCGGTAGCGCCGTGTCAGCAGAGGCGGTTGCCGCCTGGCGCCGCCGATGCTTTTGCCATGTGGCCCACGCCGCGCCGCCGCCCAGGATGACCAGCGCGAGCACGAGTGCGACAACGAGGGGCCACAGCCACGGCCTGTCGGCCAGCCGCGACGACCCGGCGACCTGACCGGACTCGCCACTTGTCGTGGCGGCCGTTGGTGGTTCTAGGCCGCAGGCGTCATCCAGAGGCGCGCATGCCCACGTGCTGCCGCTGCCCCCGGCCGACAGGGTAGTACGGTCAAAGGGGTCGCTGCCCTCGTCGCAAGCAGGCAAGGGCGGCGGGAGCGCCGAGGCAGCAGCGGCCAACGCGCCCGTGCCCATCCAGCGCGATGGGGTCGCCCCGCCCAGGGGCTGGAAGCGCACGGGAATGCACAGCGGGCGCATCGCCGGAAGCGACGACGACCCGATATCGCCATCGGCGGCGCAATTGGTGAGCATCGCCACGGCAAAAAGACACAGAGAGAAAGAGAGAGAGAGAGAGAAAAAAAGGGAGAGTGAAAGAGGCGTCCGCTGCACAAGACGATGACCGGTGCGACCACGAGAGAGTGCACGTGCCTGGGTTGCGGGAGGCTGCGTGCGCGCGTCCCCTTTTCCTTTTGATAGCGTCGCGGTTTGGGCGTGCGCGCGCGGCTCTGTCGGCCGCCTTTCTTTTCTCCTTTCTTTCTCCTCTGCTGTTGGGTCGCTTGTCCGTCGCCCGCTGTCGGCGACGCAACGCCCCCCAACGCCAAAGGAAAAATAAAGAAAAGAAAAAAGAGAAAACGGGCAAAAAAAGATTGGACATGTGCCGATGAGGGCGGCTCCAAAAAAAAACAACAACGCTCGCCTGCTGCACGTGCGCACAAAAAAAAAGGTTTGGCGTGGCCGCGATCTTCAAGGCCAACAAGACTCAGCAAACCGAAAAGAATTAGTAAAAAAAAATGAAAAAGGCACAAGGCCAAAGAGGCACGCACACGAAAAAAAAGGGCCCACGACGCAACAGGCTTTTGTCGAGATGCATTCGTTGTGTATTTTTATGTAAAAAAATGGAAAACTCTTTCGAGGTATCAAGGGGCAAAAAGATGGGCGCGGGGGAAGGAGGAAAAGAGGACGGGTCACGGGCGAGCAGCGTGCGAAAAAAAAGGCACGGCCGCGATCGGCAGTCGAGGCCCGGATCAGGCGTTGCCGTCAAAGGCCGGATAGTTGTTGTCGGCAGGCACAAAGCCTTCGCCGACGACGTCCATGGGCGCGCCGCTCGCGTCGTACTGGGCCTGGTGTTGCGGCCACGAGTCAGTCGACTGCGGGCTGTGGCCGACGCCCGAGACATCGGTCTGCACCGGACTGGACGATGTCGACACGGGAGCCGGCACAATGTTCATGCCGTGGAAGACGCCGCGCTGGCGCTCGGCCGAAGGCATGACAATGATCTCCGACACCTGGATCGTGACGCCCCACTCTCCCTTGAGGATGAACCAGATGCTCGCGATCTGCACGATGGGAATGACGCGCGCGTTGGCCTGGAGTAGATCGAAAATCTCCTTGTGGTCGGTGATCGGCTTGAGGCTATAGTCGCCGCCGACTGCCGTGGCCTGCCACACAATCGTGTTCTCCTCGGGTTTGCGGTCGTTATAGAGCGAAAACTTGGTGCGCATCGTGGGTCGATAGCCCTTGTCGGCCACCGAGGGGGCCGGATTGGCCACAATGGGCTTGTAGTTGTCGCTGAGGATGACAGGACGCGCGGCTGCCGACGATCCGGCGAACCACTTGGGAAAGCGGAAGCCTCCGGCGGCGCGGCGGATGTTGTCGTCCACACGCCGGAAGAAGGCCTCCTGCCTCTCGGCGTTGTCAAACGAGAGTTCGAGGTTGGGGCGCTCGTCCGATCCGATGGGCTTTCCGGTCTTGGGGTGCGTCGTGACCCCGCGCAAGCCAAACGGCGTGCGCATGGGCTGGTCGTAGGTGAGGTCGACCAACTGAATGGTGGGCGGCTCACGGGCACCCTCCCACGGCTTGATGTAGACCACCTGACCTCCGTTGCGGTTGGTGCCGGTCTTACTGAAGAACATGTAGTCGATGTGCGACTCCCAGTCGCGGAACGGGTACACGGCGCCGTCGGCCATGCCTGGAATGGGCGCGTCATAGTAACAGGCGCCGTCCTGGTCACGCGACGCACGAGTGCCGGGTGCGGTCGGCTCCGGCGGGATGTTGTAGACGGCGGCGCCGTCCTGCTGGTGGGGGGCATTCTGCTGAGCGGACATTGCTGTTGGTGGTGATGTCGGTGTTTTTTTTGTTCGAGAGGTTGTTGGCGGATGTTGGCGGAGGGTGGCGAAAGGTCAGCGGGTCGATGCGGCGGATATCTCGGTGTTGAGGAGGCGGATGTGCTGCGTCGATACTTTTTTCGAGACCATCAGGCCCGCCTTTTAAGGGGCATCCGGACGCGCTGCGGGGGTGGCCTTTTTTCCGGCTCCATGGTGGTTTCACGCTCCTGCGCCCTGTACACGCACCCCCGGCAGCGTTGCGCCTTGTCGGGTCCGGGCGTCCTTTCTGCAACTGCTTGTCCGCCGCAGGCCAAAAATTTTCGTCCAATCCCGGTTTTTCGTCTTTTTTTTAATCTGTGTCCTCCAGGCTCTGTGCCAACAACAAAAAACACAGACGACCATACAACTTTTTTCAAAGAAAAAACATCTCACGACTCCTCCACAAGAGACAGGCACAAGAGTCGGGCCGAGAAGGAGCGCCGCCAGGCCATCAGAAAAAATGTTAAAAAATGAAAAGCAACGAAAAATAGTTGTGGCGGTCTGCCGCTTTTTTTCTTTTTTCTTTTTTTCTTCATCTTTTTCGCATGCACTCTTTCGCCAGGGCGGTTCGTCTTTGCTGTCGCCAGAAGCCAGGCTCGGTCGTGCTGACGCTGTCCGTTGCGTGGCCGTGGCCAAAAAAAAAAGAGGCGGCAACGACCCGATAGCGCCAACGAGCGAAAACGCTCCGTCATGCAAGTCGTCTTTGTGGACAAGGCGCCGGCCGCGGCAGGTCTGCGCGGGCGGGGCGGCGCCGCTGCCGCTCGATGGGCGAAGAAGAAAAAGGGTCTCTACGTGCCCGCGGCACAAGACACACAGAGGCGCGAGTTATAAGGAGGAAAGAACACCGAAAAGAGAAAATGCGCAAGCGTGCCGCACCACCACCGCCGTCGTCGTCGACCTCGAAAAAGGCACCTGCACCCAAGCCGCCGCCCAAGCGGGCGCGCAAGACGGCGACCGGGACCGCGGGCGGCGACGCGACACCCGCCGCTGCCGCCGCCGCCAGGAAAAAGCCCACCCGACTGTTCCCGGCCGATCCAGAGGCGACACGGCGCGTGCTGGCATTTGACATTGGCATCGTCAACCTGGCCTACGCCGTGGTGACGCTGACGGGCGCCGACGATTTTGCCATAGAGTCTCTGGCGGCAAACAACATCATGCGCGACGATCCGCCGGGCGGTCCACCCACCGACGACGAGGTCATTGCGGCTGCCGCGGCCGCCGGACCTCGACGACGTCGGCGACCGGGTGAGGCGGCGCCTCTGCCGCCACCCAAAGCCAAGGGCCGCGGCGCTAAAGAGCCGCTCAAGGTGCTCACGGAGCGCCTCACGGCCTACCTGTGGGCCAGAGCCGACCGGCTGCTGGGCCGACGGCCGCACGCCGTCGTCATCGAGCAACAGTCGAAAAAGGCCCTGCGCCTGTCGGCCCTCGGCGCAGTCGTCCACTCCTTTGTGCTCAACTACTACCTGGCACGTGCCGAACAACTGCCGCCGGTCTTTATGCAGAGCGGCCGTCAGAAATTGCGCGTTGTCTTTCGGCCCCTGCCATCAACACCATCATCGGGGTCGTCTGGTGGTGGTGGTGGTATCGCAGCCTGGTGCGCTCCATCGGGTGCCGGCAGCGCACCGCGCCTCGTGACTCGCTTTCGCGTGGCACCCCCTCTGCCGACCGAGACGCCGACCACGACGGTCGTCAAGACGGTTGCCCGGCGTCGGTCCAAGGTCGCCTCTGAAAAAGCCAACGACGACACAAAAGGCGCCGAGGCAAAGGCGCCGGCGGCAACGACGACAGGCAAACAAGGGACCAAGGTCAAACCCAAGAGCAAGGCCAAGCAAAAGCGCGCCGAGGACAGCGCCACGTGGCGCGTCAACAAAAAGCGCGCTGTCGCCAACTTTGCGCCCCTGTTGCACCACTATCCTGGGTGTCGCCGGTGGGCGCCGCTCTTTGAGCGGTCAAAGAAAAAGGACGACCTGGCCGACGCCGCTTTGCACGCCATCTTTCTCCTCAAGGCGGGCGGGACACGTCTGGCGCGCACCAAGGACCTCGACGACGCGTCGTTGATTGTGCTGCCGCTGCGACCCGACAAAGATGGCGGCGGTGACGGTGACAATGAGGGCAACAATGAGGGGAACAACAACGCTCCAGACGTTGTCGAAAAGAAAAAGTCGCGGCGTGGGCGCGCCGCGGCGGCGCCAACGACGCCAGTACACGTCGGTGCGCCTAGGGGCGCCTGCCCACCAGCGGACCAAAATGAAGATGGTGGCGATGATGAGATCATCGACTTGGTGCACTATGCGACAGACGACAGCGCACACAATGTCGATACCAGTGAAGCGACCGATGACGACGACCTGCCCGACCCCAGCGACTTTGACGACGGTGAGGAACAAGACGACGATGACGACGATGACGACATACAAGACGACCGTGACGACGACAGCGTTGTCGATGACGAATCTGTCCACTATATGCCCAGGCGCCTGCGCAGAGAGTTGGTTTGCAAGACGACAACCACGCGACCCACGGCCGTGCCGTTTTCCGACAGCGACCAGTCCGACACTGACAGCGAAGAAGAAGAAGAAGACAATGACGACGACGATGATTGGGCAGCCGATTTGGGTATTTGTCCGGCGCCTTCGGGTCGTGCGTCGCCCGTGGCGTCGCGCCACGGATGATCTGTTTTCTTTTTTTTTGTTTCTCGCGACGCCCCGTTTGTCGGATCTTCTTTTTTTTTGGTTTCATGCCAGGCCCGTCAAAGAAAAACAAAGAAAAACGCAGACGACAAACAAAAACGCAAAAAAAGTAAAAAAAACCCCCGACGGTGCAGCAACCTATTGGGAGAAAAAGAGAGCGACCTAGTGGTTGCGCTTAAAAAAAAAGGGGGACGCGGTTTGTGCGCCTGCGACAGGCGCGGGCGGCGGCAGACCAAAGTAGGGGCACAAGGTGCGCGCATTGGATCGCGATTTATCTGCTCCCTTTTTTTTTGTTAAAAGAGCCGACGACAACGGCCACATGGGGGGGGGGGTGTTATGGCCCCGGCTGCCCCTCGGGTGTCGTCGGCGCACGCCAGTCGAAACTGGCATTTGTGCCGTGTGAGACCAAAACAAAAAAAAAAGGGAAAAAAAGGGGGCCCGTGCAGCGGTTGCGATTCTGGCGTGCATGGTGCCGGCCAACGGCCAGCCGAGCGGCTAAAAATCGCAAATTCATCGCGGCACAATAGAGACGTCGACAGTGGAATGTGCGTGTTTTAGCCCACCGGCTGGCCGTTGCCCACTACTGTTCGTGCGGTGCCGGCAGAGGCCAAGCGCACCGGCGCCGTGCGACTGCGCATTTTTTTGCTTTTTTCTATTCACCGACAATTTTTTATTGCATTTCCTCTGGGGGTGGGGGGGGTGGTTCCTGGCGGCGTGATACGAAAAGAGCGCGGCTAGTCGCGAGGCACGTGAAAGAGGGATCCACCGCGTCGATTGTCGACCAGAGTCGCGCGCGCGCGCACAGGGCCGACGAGGCACACGCACGCGAGGGAGGGAGATGTAGGGGCGCCCCCCCCGCGAAAAAGGGGATGTTGGCGACGGCGGCCGTGAAAGAAAGAAAAAGAGAGCGTGTGGTTTGGCCCCAAGGAGGAGAGAATCAGGCGGCGAGACGCACGGCCGGGTTGGCCGCCGCCGCGGTGGTTGTCCTAGCGACGGTCACTGCTGGCGCGGCAGCGGGCGCAGCAGCGGCGGCGGCGGCAGGCGCAGCGGCCACATAGTGTTGGAGCCGCGCGGCTTGCGCGCGCGCCAGGGCCTCTTGCTGCTGGAGACGCGCCTGGTGGTAGAGCGCCTGGCCGTGGAAAAAGGACCTGTAGAGGAGCACGGCGACGAGCGCGATGATGAGGCCCAGGATGGCGCCCTCGAACGCAGCCAGCAGGTCAGACTCGACGGCGGCCGAGCCCGACCTTTTGGCGCTGCTGTTCTTCCACAGGCCGTAGCCAAAGCCGATGGCGCCACCGAGGAGCGTGATGCCGGCGCCGATGATGATCTCGTTGCGCAACAGTTCCCGTGCCGTCGACGGCGTCACCGAGAGGGTGCGCGAGCGCACCACTTCGCCCGTGGCTGGGTCGGCCGTCGTGGCGGTCGTCGTGGCAACAGTGGCCGGCTCCATCTTTTTTTTTTGGCTCCCGCTTGGCCCTCTCTTTTTTTTCTTGTCCTTTTTTTTGCTATCGGCGGCGCTGCTGCTGCTCTTGTGGGTCAGTGGAGGTTGGCGGCCTGGTCGTGCGCGCCGAGTGGGTCGGCTTTGGGTCTCTCTCTCTTTTTTTTTCTCGCTCGCCTTTTACCCTTGGTCGTTGGCGCCTTTTGCCGCGCGGGCGCTCGTCGGTCGTCTGCCCGCGCGCCCGCCGTCGCGCCTTGCCCAGTTGCGCGGTCGCCCTGCTTTTGTGCGGGCGTCCTCGCTTTTGTTTTCCTCGCCGCATCAACAGCGACGATCGCCGGCCTACATTCCCCCCTCGGTGTGTCTTGCGGCGGCGCAGTCCAGTACAACACAAAAGGGGGCACAACGGGACGGCAAAAACGCAACCTGCCGGGCCCGAAAAAAGCAGAGCGCAGCGCAAACGGGACGACCCCAAGGCCCCAAAAGGAAAAAAAACAAGGCCAGGAAATCACAGTCGCGCCCGGCAGCCGGCGACGCCTGGCCGACCGGCTAAAACACGCGAGTCTGCCGTCGACGTCACCACCGCGGCACCATCAATCGCCAGGTTTTCCGGGCATTTGACTGGCCGTTGCCCGGCATTTGCCGCGCTCCAAATGGCCGAGGCGCGCCAGAAAAAAGTCCGTTCATGGATCGACAAAGAAAAAAAAGGCAGGCGCCGCGGCACAGCGACCGACGCACAAAGGAACCGCACAAAAACTATATGCGCTGTGGTTGGCATTTTTTTGTGAGCCCCTGCTTGTGGCAAAAGGCAGGCCCCCAAAAAGGGCAAAGAAAGCGTCGTCTCTTTTCATCTGCTGGGCAAAGAGCGCGCGGTCGGGGGAGGAGGGAGGCCGTTGACCACCGGCACAAAGGCGTCAGAATTGGACGAGCGTGCTCGGCAAGAAAGAGTCGGGTCGCCTTTTTTGCGCCTTTTTTGCGCCTTTTTTTTCTCTCGGCTGCCGCCGGCACCCGGCGGCGAGAACGAAACAAAAAGAAAAAGAGAGGCGAGAGGGCCACAGCGCGGCAGGAGGCGCGCGTACACAGACGCGCCGCCCGTGGGCCGACGGCCAAAAAGGCACGGCGACAAAAGGGACCGTGAGGGGAGAAAGGCACACGGGCGATGGCAGAAGGTAGGCGATCGCGCGTCGCCTCGGCCGATGAGATCTCGATCCTCGACAATGTCTCGGAATTTGACCCGACGGCGGACCCCGACAGCGACATGGACATGCGCCTGTTCAACGTGCTGCACAATAGCGCCAAGACCAACATGGACAAGGCGCAGCCGCTGCCGCGCGGCCAGGGCAAGATCATCCGCTCCAGGAGCGTGGTGTGTGGCGAAGCGCGCTATAAAAACGAGGCACACGGCCCCGTGCCGGCGCCCGTGACCTCGCCGGTGCACGACCACGCCGACGACTTTGTCAGTGTGCGACCCACCCCGCCGACCGCCTATGACCCGTTGCGTCGTACACCGCAGCGCGAGGCGAGACCACACGAGACCGCTCGTTCCGGCGGCGACGGGCGCCCCCATACCGTCGACGACGCTGCCCCGCGTTGGTCGACCCAGCAAGCGCATTTGCAGGACCACCAACGTCCGCAGGACCACCAACGTCCGCAGGACCACCAACGTCCGCAGGACCACCAACGTCCGCAGGACACCAGCGCGTTTGATTACGCGGTCAGCGGCACGGGCGATTACGGCGCCTACGACGCCACGACTGCCGGATCAGACGGACCCATCGAGTCGTGCCAGTTTGTGAGCGCCGCCGACAGTGACGGCAACAGCGGCTACACCAACAACAGCGGCTACGGTGCCCCCGCGTACGAGTATGCCGATGGCGATGGCGCCGCCGTGGCTCCGGGTGGCGACGGCAGTACCGGTTCGTACGGCACCGACTACCATGCGTACGCAGACGACCCGTCAGCCGGCACCGACGCCTTTTCCATAGCCGTCCACGAGGCCCAATACTATGACGCACACGCTGACGACGCCACGGCGCCGCGACCGACGACCGCAGATGCCGGCTACGGCGCGGGGTGGCGCGCTGATGTGCCTGATACGCATGGACAGCCACCGCAACGTACGTGGCTGGACGCCGCCGAAGCGGCCGCGTTCGATGTCCACACGGCGCCGCGCGGCGACGTCGCCCACGAATACGGCGGCAGCATCAACACCACCGATGCGCCGGCAGGTCAGCACGCGTGGGACCAGGCGCCCGCGCCACAAGCCGCGCACTATCAGGGCGCACACGGTTACGCGCCCGCTGCTGCGGCGGCAGAGTCGTCGTCGCATGGTGCAGGATACCGCAGCGACGAGCGGCCGCCAGCCGACGCCGAGGACCCGGCCACCATCGAGCGTCAGGCCAGGCACGCCGCCCTGCTCAACCTGCAATTGCTCGAAGAGGAGGGCGTGACGCTGTCGCGCAAGTTCACCATGGACGACTCGCACTATGACATGGAGTACGAGCGGGACGCCTACTACCACAGACGCGATCACCTCGAGAGCATCAAGTCTGTGCACGAAAACATCGCCTTTGCCAAGGTGGTCGTCAGCCTGATCAACGCTGCGGGTGGCAAGTTTCTGAAGCGCAAGGGCGGCATCATTCCGTCGGACACTCTCGATAGCAAATGGGAAAAGATCGTGGCCGAAAATGCCGGCGCCATCCAAGCGCTGGCGCGCAAACACTATGGACCGCACGCCGGATCGAGCGCGCAATCGCCCGAAATCAGGATCGTCAAGGCATTGCTCATCGGCATCGGCGGCGCCGCCGCCATGAACCTGTGCGGCGGGTTCCTCCTGGGCGACGACGGCGGTGGAGGCGATGACGGTCGCGACCGCCGTCGCCGCCGCCGCGACGACCGACGTCCCACGCTGCGCAGGCACCGCGATGCCGCCACCGCATCAGACACTGCCGGATGGCGTGATGCCTTTGGTCATGGCGGCGCGGTGCCTTACCCGCAGCCTCCCACGCCGGCGCCCGGCATGCCTGATCAGGAACCGTTCTCGCGCGCGCCGCCCGTCGGCGGGGCCTATGGTCCGCCGGCCGCATCGCCAGGACACGCGCCGCACAGCGGGAACGAACCCTCTGCGCACCATGCGGCGGCGCAACCGCAGCAGGCTCAGTGGTCGTACGGCGACACGCCTGCGCAGCCTTTGGCGCAACAGCACCACCCACAACAATACTACCCACCGCCGCCGGTACTGCATCATCAACAACAACAACAGACTCTGTCGACACAGCCGACGCCGCAAATGGACCCCTACGCCGCCGCTGGGAGTGCGTCGCCCGGAACCTGGTCGGGCGCGCCGTCGTGGTCGCCTCACCACCCGACTCCCGCGCCCGGCCACGGCGGGGGAGGTCACCCGCAGAGCGCCGACGCACACGCACAGCCGCCCGTCGGTGGCAGCGATCAGAGGGTGGCTCACATGGGCGCTTCGATGGGGGCGGCTCGCCCGGCGCCTGTTGCTGCCGCCGGCGCGGCCGCGGTTGCGCGCGCACACCAGCAGCCGACAGGCGGTACGCCATCGGGGCGCCGTACCATGGGTCGCGTCGCCAAGCCGCGCTAGATCCATTGCGCCCAAAATACCTCGCCCGCGCGCCCGATCGCCGTTTTTTTCCGCGCACTCGACGCGACTCGATACGAAAGAGAAACCAAAAAAAAAAGAAACAGAAACAAAGAAAAGAGACCCCGCGGTATAGTCGTCTTGGGTTTGCCCCGTTTTCTTTTCGAAATTATTTCGCGCCATTTTTTTTTCAACAACGCCTCTGCGGTGTCTGGGGCACTGTTTCTCCGTTTTTCTTTCGTGTCCTTTTGCCCTGAATTTTGTTTTTGGTTTTGCCTCGCGTGCATTGGGCCGTGTGGCGGACGGGGCGGCTGATGCCAGCAAAAAAAAGAGAGAAAAAGGGCGCGCCGGTCTGCCCGCGCCAAGGCTCCATAGATCGGTGCACCCGCGTCTTTGTTTGTGCCCATCCTTCCTCGGCTCTTTTTTTTTAGGTCAAGAAAAAAGGGAGGAAGGACTGAATGGCGCGCTTGTGGATTTGGACATGACAGAGGGTACGCGCCAGGCTGGGCAAGCGGCCGGAACCTGATCAGATACGGACTCGACCTGCTGAGCGCCGCCTTTTGCGCCGTCGGCCGACTCGACGCGCAGTGCGTCCAACGGATGCAGAGCCAAGGCGCAAAAAGATGCCGACCCTTTGAGTGGCTTTGTCGCTCGTGTAGATTTTCGAGCGCGGCCGGCTCTCTCTTTGCGAGGTCGCACGGGCGAGGTTGGTTTGCGCAAGAGGTCGCGCTACCGCTAGCCTGGCCGTCAAGAATTTAGGCCGGCCATCGACCAGCGCCGGATCGCCGCGCTGCCGCGCCTTGCGCCGGGAGGAAGAGAGGGAACCGGAAAATAAAAGGAATTTTTTTAGAAATAAGAAAAGAGAGAGAAACAATGGCGGCAAAGGCAGTGGGGCCGAGGGAGCGATTGCGGTGCACGAGATCCAAGACAAGAAAGAAAAAAAAAAGAGGGGCGGGCGGGTGCGCATGTGTGTGGGTGCGTGGGTGCAGAGGCGCGACGGCCTGGAGGGTCGCCGTGCTCGCGCGTCGCTCGCCGACCGACGCCAAAGAAGGGGAAAGAGGTGGAGGAACGGCGCGCTCCGTATGTCATCGACGGGGTCCTATCGTCCCGAAGCGTGGGCCTATGCCGACCAGCGCGGCGTGCGCACAGGCGCCGGCGTCCCCGTTGACCTTGGCGGCGGCCCTCCCAACGACAACAGCAACAGCAGCAATGGCGGCCACGCGGCAGGGTGCGCGAGCGCCTACTATGATCGGCACGCAGCGGCAGACTATGCTGACGAGTGCGCGAGGCCGTGCGCAGTGACGCTCACGCCGCGTGCGCGCTGGAGCCCGCCCCAGACGAGCGCCCTCTACGATCAGGGCCAGCCGGCGACGCCCGACATGGCGCTCATCATCGAGCGCCTGCTCGATGACCTCGATCGAGAGCGAGAGGCGCGCGCGCGAGCCGAGGGCCGCACGTCCGTCACTGCGACGGCATCTTCCTTGACGACCACGACGCCCGCAACGACGGCCACCCACGCCGTGCAGTTTGGACCCAGCGGACAGTCCACCGCCGTGGTCACGCAACAGACCGCCCAACCGCAGTCGCAACAACAACAACCGCAAGTGCAACATCAGTATCTGTTGCCGCCGCCGCCACCAGTGTCGTCCAATGCGACGTCTGTGCCCCCCGTTGTGATGGTGGCGCCGGCCCCTACCGCCGGTCTCGTAGGCAGCGGAGCCACGGCAACACCCAACGCCACGAGCGCACCAGCGCCGCCGGGGACCACGTCCAACCGCACGCTGCTCCTGGCGCTCATTCCGATCGTCGTCATCGCGCTGCTCTTTGCCGCGTGGGTCGTGTGGCGCCTCTCGGGCATCGAGCGCCGCCTGACAGCCGTGGCGGCGCACGCTGTGTCGACAGCGCCGCCACCGCTCGTGTCTCCCGTCGTGTCGCCCGTCGTTACTGGGCCGGCGCCGGCGCCGGCGACGAGCGCCCCACAGCGCGGCGGCATGCTCGCCGTGGATACCAACAACCAATACTATTACGCGCGACCCATCACGTCCTAGGGCGTCCTGTCTTGGTGCCCGTGCGCGCCGTCTCTTGTTTGTCGCCGTTCCCCCATTCCTTTGTGCGCAACCGCGCGCGAGAAAAAAAAAAGAGAGCACACGACGCAGCGGCCCCATCAAAAAAAAAAAGAAACCGCAACCACGCAAAAAAACGAAGAGATTGTCTCAAAAAAAAGCCCACCGCGGCACGTCGACGATTTCTTTGGCGCGCAAGCCATTCCTCTCCTCTTTAGGCGTGTTGCGCGCGGGATGGACGAAAAGTATTTTCAAAACACCCGATTTCTGACGGGCCTGAATGCCGAGTGCCATTTTTTTTCAGGCGGTGGGTGCTCAATCCGTCTCCTCTGTCGGCGCAGTGGTCGACGATGCTCTTGGAGTGTTTCTTTTCTTTTTCGCCAAAAAAAAGCCACAATGCGGCACACATTCGCGGCACCGTCGTTTTTTTTCCCACTCGTCCGACCCTCCACCCCCTTTGGATCGCCCGGCCAACAGTGTCGGCCGACTGGGGACGCGAAAGAGGTACTGTCTGGTGACGGCGACGCTACATGCTGGTAGTGGTAGCCGCCAGACACATATGTACACACACGCATAGAGAGAGAGAGATAGAAACCAGACGATGCGCGGCCAGCATTCGACCAAACAGAGCGCAAGCCATTACGAGACAAGCAAAAGAGAGAGAGAGAGAAAAAGAAAGAGAAATGGTCGTCGCCCTGGCCGGGGGATGTGGGTCTAGGGGTGGGTGGGGCTATGGATTTCGTCGCACTGGCGACGACCGGGCGCGCGCGCCAAGGCCTCGCTCACGGCGCACGCCAGCGCATACGCGGCATAGGCCTCGCGCGAAAGGTAGGCCGCCGTGGCGCGCTTGCCACAGTCCCACATGGCCGCAATGTCGGCGTTGGTCACGCGAAAGCGCACGCCCATGAGGTGCGGCGGGAGCGTTATAAAAATGGTCGCGGCGCGCGCCGCGGGCGACAGGGTGCGCGCCGCGTTGGCCAGATCGCTGAGGCCCGACACGAGGCCCAGCGACCAGGCCAGGCCGTTGGTGCGCGGGTCAAACGTGCGGCCACGGTGCGGTCGCGCAGTTGCGACGCCGGCGGTCGGATCGACCGCTTGGTACTGGTACGAACCGCCCGCGGGCCGCGGCGCGATGGCGATGCCCATGGTGACGTCCTCGGGGAACACGTCGGGAATGTAGTCGGCCACGAGCGCGCCGTCGACAAGCGACCGCCCGCCCCAGTGGAAGGGCTCGACAAAGCCCGGCACGCACATGCTCGCGCACAGGGCGTCGGCCACGCGCATGCGCGGCGCCGTCGTGTGCGACAGGTAGACGGGCGTGAGATCGTCGGCGTCGGTCGCGTTGCACACAAACACGCGACCGGTGCGCGCGTGCAACGCGGCGAGGTCGATATCGCGCGGCAGGTCCATGGTGTCCATAAAGTGGTGGATGGTGCGGTAGAGCACGTCGTGACTGCAGAGGCCGCGCCGTTCGACCAACCGCAATATGTCGGCGTCGGCCAGCACGCCGTCGAGCGCCCAGGTCTTGGGGTCGCGCGCCACCGCGGCCAGTCGCTCGATGGGCATGCGGCACACGGCGGCCAGCGCGATGGCCGACCCGATGGAGGTGCCGGCGGCGCCTTGGATGCGCGCAAAGATACCGCGGCCATCAGAACCCGGCGCCACGCGGTCCACCCCGTCGAGCGCGCGCAGGGCGGCCACGAGCGCGACCCCTTTAAAGGCACCCGCGCCAAAGACCATGTAGCGGCAGCGCGTCAGCCGCGCGATGTCGCCTGTCATGGACGGCACATGGCGCGGGCGCGGGGGCGCACGGTCCCACCGTCTGTCATTGTCACCCGTCGCGCTGTCCTCTTGGGGGTGCGCTGTGCCGTGCGTGTGCGCCCCGCTCCCGTCTGTGGCTGCGGTTGTCGGCGAGTTTGTTCTGGTGTCGGCGGCGTCGGTGACTCGCCTCATTTTTTTTCCCTTGAAGGGGTGCGCCTCGACGCAATCCAATGACCGACGGCCCACGCTCCTCCTCCTCCTCCTCCTCCTCTGTCCCTGTTTTGGTTTCCTCTAGTCGCGTATGTGCGCCCGCAAGAGTCGAGCCGCCGGTGGTGTGACGCCTCGGGTTGGTTGTATGGTCCCTGCGCTTGCCCGTTGAGTCTCTCTTGCCGAGGATACGACGCCCGACCAGGGATTTCCCTTTTCCCCCTTTTTGTGTGCGCACAACTGCCGCCTTTTCTCTGTGGCCCTCTCGCCTTTTTTTTTCCCCCATGCGAACCCGGCTCGCGCCGCGTGCTCCCTTTTGGTCCTGTTTTTTTCCTTTTTGTTTTTTTTCCTGGACGGCGCAGCACCACGGACGGCTCTCTTGCTGGGCAGTTTCTTTTTTCCCTTTTTTTTGGCAAGGTTTTTCTTTCTGAAAGTCGGGTCAAAATGGGGCAGAGGGTCGCCCGTGTGTGCCGAGCAAAGACAGGGAAAACAAAGAAGGCACAAAAAGAATGTCAGTAGGCAGTGATGCCGCCGGCCGGTTCGGTCGCATCGAGGTCAAAGTCGGGCTGGATCTCGACATTGTGCGAGTCGTGATAATGGCGCACACCGCCAACGCGACAGCGGGAGCCGAAAAAGTTGTGCGTGCAACAAGGCGCCTGGGGGTGGCGGAGAGGCCCATTGCCGTCATCGCGCCGTCGTCGTCGTCGTGGGGAACCCTAAAGCGATCGCCGGACATCTCGCGGCCCTCGACGAAAGCCTGGAAAATGGCCTCGACCTCTGCGTCGCAAGGACACGAGCACCTCCAGTCGTAGCCCCTGCCGCCGGCGCGACACAGGCGGTCGCCGACAAAGTTGTGCGCTCGGCGCACAATCGCCGAGCACGATGAGGTCGCAATGTCTTCCTGCAAACATGCACTGGCACCGACCAAGAGTTCACAGCAGCGTCCAACGTATAGGGCCGGTGCACGGGCGTCGCCGTGTGCATCGTTGATCGAGCGCGTCATCACATCCCCGTGCGAGAGTGGTGGTGTGCGTCGCACTGCAAATAGACGGCGTTGGGGCCCGCCAGCGCGAAAACGCGGATCTGGATACCGGTCCTCCTAGACGTCGTCCCGACACCACCCAGGCAAAAGGGGGCACGGTTCGCCCCATGGCCAGTCGTAAGGGTCGGCAGGGATCACGTATGTGCGTGCGGTGGGGTGCACAGCGCAACGTGGACAGCGCTCGGCGGATGTAGAGCCGCCGTCGTCATCACCATCGTCACTGCCAAGATCGCTCATGCGCGTCGTCGTAAAAAAGTCGCAAGGCCTAGGCAGCGTGCCAAAGGACACAATCATGTTGGTCAAGGCCTACAGGACGACGTCGGCCTTGACGTCAAACCCCTCGGCGGCAGAGGGTCTCTGGCCGCCATGAGTGTCCATGTAGGCCTGCAAGCAGCGGCCATAAAGATGGGCATCGACTGGTTTGCAAAGGGCCGCCGATGCGGCATACCAACGCCGACACGCGAGCCGAGCGGCAGCCAGCCAGGCAAACTTGTCGATCTCGACCTCGCCGAGCACCATCATCTCAATCAGTTCGTCGGGCAGGTCGTCGATCGTCGTCATCTGGTTCATGGTTGTCGTGGTCTCTGCCAACTTTTTTTTTGCCGCCCTCGACAATGCGCTGTCTGCACACTGACAAAAAAAAGAACGGCTTGGTAGACCGCTTGGACTTGCGTCTTTGGATCTGCGCCGTCGCCTGTCGTGAACCGACCGACTTGTCCATGTCCTTTTTTTTATCATTGGTTGTTTTTTAAAAGTGAAAAAAAAATCCCCGATTTTATGACAATGAAAACCACACGATCATCGCGGGACCGAAAAGACATTTGTCTTTCTTTTTCTTTATCTTTTTTCTTCTCTCTCTCTCTCTCCAAAAAAGAGGGCACTGCGGTCCTGCAACGACAGGATGACCGAGATGGAGTGATTTCGGCACGAGGCTACATATCCTTGCTCGTAGCATTGCCATTGTCGGCGTCCTGGGTGTAGATATCATAGGCGTCGACAATGGCAGACAGCACGTCGCGCACGATGGTGGCCCTATGTGGACCGCCGGGCGTCGCCTTGTCACATGCGGCTGTGCGTGCGCGTTCGAGGCACAGGAGCGCACGAGAGCGCTCGCTCGTCGGTGCCGTGGTGGCGCGCCAGGCGGCGACCTGCTCTGGCGAGGGCGGGTGTCTGGTGTCCAAGACGATCGAACGCCAGCGTTCGGCCATGCCTTGCGCGTCTGGCATGGCGCCCTCGTCGGGCCGGCAACCGTTACGGAGCAAGAGCGCGACCAGGCGCCGGGCGTCGTCGACGTACACATCGATGTTGATGTCGACAGAATTGTCCGGGTCATGGTAGCCATCCACGGCCGCAATATGGCCAAAGTCGGGCCAGACGCGATCGACCAGGGCCTCGCGCGCCGCCGCCAAATGGTGAAAGGGACGTGTTGACATGCACATCCTGTGGAGCAGGCGGTTGCTGTTACTGCGATGAGCATCCACCAGGGGTCCGAGCACGGCGACGGGGTCGATGACGTGTGGCCGGACGACGCGGGGCCAGTTGGAGCGCGCATGAATGACCGGCGAGAGAGCGTGCACCATGTAGGCGCTGACGCGGCGCCACGCGGTGCGCGTGAGCACAAAGTCGATGAGACGGTCGACCGAGCGCTCGTCGACGCGAGCGCCCAGGCGCACGAGCGCGCGCACGCACGACGCTGAACCGTGGATAACCGCCACGCCCAGCGCGCCCCACTGCGCGCATCCAATCGACTCGCGCGCGTGCTGCACAACAGTGCGTAGGGCGCCGTCGCGACCCAACTGCCCGCCGACGACAACGCACACGTTGGGCGCGGCGACGGCCTGGAGGTAATCCACGTCGAGCGTGTCGTTCACCCCGACAGATCCCACGTCGAGCGCGTCGACCATGGCTGCGACATTGTCTGACGCGATCGCGTTGACCGCCTGGTGCGCGCATCCGATAGGGTCGGCGTGCGGTCCGTGGCTGCCGCGCCTTTGCGCTCTCGACGCACGCACGGCGCGCGCGACCGAGGCCACTCGCACCGACACTGCCGCCAGCCGGGCCAGATCGACCGTCGAGTGCACATGGGCAAGCACTGCGGCCAATATTTCAGGCGGTAGGCGACCCAGACACATGCGCGAGGACCCCTCTCTTTTTTCCTCAAACTTTTGACTTTTGGTGATGTGTGTGTGCGCTCTCACGCCGCACGGCCGTCGCCCAAAGACGACCAATTTTTATGGCGCACTCTTGCGCGCCTTCTCGTCTTTTTTTTTTCGGTGGCGCGTCTCCTGTCCTAAAAAAAGGAGCCCCTTGCACGCGGCAGAGTTTGGGGCGGGGCTGCCGCCTTGCGCTGCGGCGCTCGTCCCTCGTGGCCGCCGACACACATATACACACATGCAAGTAAAAAAGGGGGCTTATCGCGATTGGCCTATGCGAGCCGACGGATTTTTATTCGTCCCAAAAGTCGCCGCCGCTCGGTTTTTGTGGTGTGGGAGATCTCGGTAGCACGCGCACAAAAAATGGAATGACACCGACTGATATGGCCGCCGTCGTAACAATCATTTGGCAATTTTTTTCGCATGTTTTCCGTCAGCGCAACGCTTGCCTTTTTTTTATTCTTATTATTATTTAAAAAAATCGCGCGGCTTTGCTTGTGTAATCAATCAGGCTGGTGTGATCAGACGGGCGCCCTATAGTGCGGCCAACACAATGTCCACCGTCGGCAGCACCGACACCAACCTGTGATCTGCGCCCCGACGCACGAGAAAGCGCCGCGTGGCCGAGACGGTCGTGCGAATGCGTGCGGCGCTGTCGCTCTCGCTGACACCGCAGGCGCCGTCGAGGTCCAGCCAAGCAGCGGCAGAACGCACGATGGCGTCCAAGCACTCGTCGGGAATGACAGCAACCTCGACCTCGTCCATGTAGTTTGTGCACGCGCGCGCACTCTGCATCAAAAGGGACGGCACGCGGCACGGGCCGCGGGCATTTCTCTGCGCCGATCTGAGCAGGGGCCCGCCGGTGCGCGCCAGCACATAGTGCGCGCGCCATGCGAAATGCGCGTGAAACTGGTCGCGCGGCGGCACATGGGACGCGGGCGATTCAACCCTCATATCGTCCCACGCGCTCGTGCCGTATGGCCACGAGCGCACTGCCGCACGACCCTGCGCCAAAAGGCGCCGCGCGATTCCGTCCGTGTCCATCTCGGTGACCGCGTCCGCAAACTCGGCTGTGCGCGTAGCGTTCACGGGATGGGGCAAGAGCACAAGACGATGGGCGGCGCGATGCGATTTAGATGCCGGACAAGCATCGTCGCCATACACGACGACCATGTCGAAAAAGCGGTGCGCTCCGGGCGCCAGGGTCTCTGTGAGAAAGCGTGTCGGCGCCCGTGCGCAGCGGTCGGCCACATAGGCCAGAAAGAGACAGCGCACTATGTCGCCGTCGGGAAAAGTGCACTGACGACGGTCTGCAGGCGACGCACTGTCGACAGATGCCCTGTGCAGACAAGACGGCGGCGCGTGCGCAACGATGGCGCGTCCAACGGGTGTGTCGCGGTCGTTGTCGCACAGGTAGCCCATGATGACGACGTAGGGCGACGGCAGCCGCGAACCCAAAAGCCTGACGGCCTTGTCGAGGGCGCGCGCCTGTGCGCTTGCGGTCCCGCCAATGATTGCATAGTGAACGCAGCGTAGAGCATCCTCGCCGGATACGTTAGACGTTGGCCGACGCCCTGGAGCCGGCCAGCGTTGGCCAGCGTAGTAGTCGCGCATCATAGTGTCGGGATCGGCCGGCCAGTGTGCGTCGGCGTCGACGGCGTCGGGATCGGTGACGGCAACCCCGCAAAATAGATTGCGCTCGGCCGGCGTGAGGTTGCGGTCGCGGCCCGTCGACATGCGGTCGGTGTCGCCTCTCTCGGCACGGGAGAGATCCTGGTCGGTATCGGTCTCGGTCGGCGCGCATCGAAATCGAGGCCGACGACGGCGGCGTCCCATTGTTGCGGCGCCGGCGTCGTTGGCTCTCTTGTTCTGTCTGCCTTTTCTATTTCGTTTTTTCATGTCTACCTTTGATCTCGTCGCACGCGCCGGGCCGCACCGACTTGTCGACGCTCGGACGCAGCGCTCGCCTTTTGCGTCAACGCGTTGATGTACGCGCCACCGATCTACCCGGTTGGGGGGCCTCTGCAGTCGTGCGCGTTCTTTTACAATGTTGGAAAAAAAGAGCAAGGCGACCCATGTCGAGGCTCGCTTTTTCTGCGTGGTGGGTCATCATGGCGGCGGCAGCGTTGACCGCGCGGCCCTCGTGGACCTTGCGGCGTCAATGTGACCAGGCAGCCGCACCGGACGACACTCACAAACGGACACAATAAACTCACCGATCTGCCGCCCTCGACCATGTTGGGGGCGTCGGCGCGATGGCAATCTGCACGCTCTGGCCGATTGGCCGGCGCTTGTCTTTTGTTCCTTTTTTGTCGCCTTTTTTGCGAGGTCGGGATAAAAGAGACCTCGCACCGCGACCGGGTGAAAAAAACGCCTGTGGCGTAGCGCACGCGCAACAGAGGACCGACATAAAAAAAAAAGGAAAGCGGCGACCTAGGTGTCGTGACTACTGCTTGCGGGCCGGTTAGCCGTCGGCTAATCTACACCAAATTGTCCAATCAAAAATCATATAAATCAAAAAATCCCCACAAAATCCCGGATTTTAGTCGCCGGTTAACCGATCCGCAAGCACTGGTCGTGACGCGAGCACAGTCTGACGCGGTCCGGAAAGGTAGAGGCGCCCAACGGGCAAAAGCGTCGTACAAGCCAAAGGAAACAGGACGTCAATCCCGCCGCGCTCGCCTGCCTTTTCCCTCGCAAATCGAGACAGTTTGAAAGCAAGGACAAAAAAAGGGGGGCGGTAAAAACAAGAGTGTGCGCACAGATGTCGGACGATGCACGGCCATGCGACGACGCCAGTGTGGGGCCCTTGACATTGTTGGTGGCTACGCTGGCACTTCTGGCTCTGGCGCGCGCCCTGGCCGGTGCCTTGGCACGAATCTACGCGCGCTACGCAAACGGCCCCGAGAGGCGACCAGTCTCGCGGCCCGCAACAGCCTACCACTTCTCGATCGGCATCGACAGCCTTGGCGACCTCGCCGTTGGCGGGTGGTCGGTGCGCGTCGCCGCGGGCCACCCTGCTCTAGGGGCCGTGCGCAAGACCGTGGTTCCACTGTGCGACGCCAGGGAGGACGACCGCGCGCGCGATCCCTTGGCAGAGAGCGCCGACGCGATTTCGGGCGACACTGGAGACGACAACGATGGCACCAAAGCGTACCGCGCCGCCTCTGGTGCCCCCGCTGACGAGCCGCTGGTCAAGACGGTGGGGTTTCTGGGTGCGCGCGGCGTCGGCAAGACCTTTTGCATCAACGGCCTGTACGGGTTGACGCTGCCCTGCGGCCCGCTGCACTCTACGTGCGCCCTCGGCGTCGTGTACCCTACGGCGCCCGGCAAGCCGGTCATCGTCGACACGGCCGGCGATGGCGCCCCCGCGCTCGCCGGCGACGCGACCGCCGCACACGGCTGTCGCCTCACCGAGGCGCTCGTCCAAGAGTTGGCCCTCTGCTGCGCCGACCAGATCGTCCTCGTCGTCGGCGCCATGACGGCGGCCGACCAGGCGCGTATTTCGTCGCTCGCCGAGCGCATGGCGCGCCGCGGACAGAGACAACTGTTTGTCCTCCACAACTTGCGCCATGCTGGCGACCCGCGCGAATGCGACCGCCTGTGGGCCGATCAGGTGCTGGCGCCCTATGGCGCAGTCGGCCATTTGGAGCACCGCGGCGACCAACGCCTCGCGCACTTTGTCGTCACCGCCAAGGGTGGCGTACACGTCTACCATATGCGCCTCGCGCGCGCGGGCACGCCCGCGGGCGACCTGATCAATGCCAACACGTATGCCGTGCTGCGCGCGCGACTGGACGCTTTTGGCGTGGCTCGGCCGTTTGACCCGTGTGCCCTCGTCGACCGCAGTCTAGGCGACGCGCTCCCGCGTCTCGTGGACGACTTTGCCGGCGTCCAGTGGCAGCCCGAGGGTGCGCTCGCCGGAGATGTGTTTGCGGATGTCGTCTGCGATCACGACGACAGCGGCGGCGGCGGCGGCGATCTCGTGGCGCGCATCCAGTGCCGGACGTGTGGTGCAGGCGCAACCCCCACGGCGCCACTGCGACTGCGACCGGCGACATGGATAGCGGCCGACACGTGGGGCACGGACGTCGGCGACACGTTGGATGGGTCCGACTTTGACGTACCCATCAAGTTGAGGGACGCGGGCACCTGTGTTTTGGTGCGCATCGACGTTCCGGGCGTCGATCCAGCCTCGCTGACGGTGACGTCGCTCGTCGGTCCGCGCGGCCAGTACGCCGAGGTGCGTGGATTGCGTCTCTCTGCGCCCGATGGTGACGGCGGCGATGGTGAAACCGTCGCGAGTCGCGGCCGATGCGACAACGGCGACAACGGCGGCGACCACGGCAACGATGGCGGCGGCCAAAGAAAGCACGCCCGCGGCGATCCCGAGACGGATGGCTGTTGCCCCGCGCCGCGCGCACGCGACAAGAAACGGGGCGGAGCGCTGCGCTCTGCCGTGTACCCGACAGAACGGCACGGGCGTCTATGCGTGCGCGTGGACATGCCGCCCGGCTCTTGCGTCGACGCGTCGACGATCGACTGCACCCATGGCGTCCTGTCGTTCAAGATTCGACGCCAAACAGAACCCATCGCGCTGGCCGTGCAAAAAGGAGCGTCGCCCGCCAGTTTGTCGGCGTGAGCCCCTTTTTTTTGAGAGATCGCCGTTTTTTTGATCTTTTTCTTTTCTTTGCTGGTCATTTATGTTGCGGCGGTGCTGCGGCGCTGGCCGACCAATCTTTGAGGTTGCTCTGCGCCCGAGTCAATTTGCTCTTTCTCTCTCTCTCTCTCTCTCTCTCTCTCTCTCTCTCCCTTTGCCCATCACGGCACAAAAGGAAGGAGACACTTTTAAAGAAAAAAAAAGAAATGCAACGGCCTATGTTGTTTTTTTTGGGGACGAAATGGGGACGAGGCTTTGGCGGCTGCGCGCAAGGCGGTCCACTGCGCGCGGGCCGACAAGCCGCCATACGCGCGGGCGCCTGTGGCAGCGCGGCGAATATAGGCAAAACTGCGGCGAGTAGGAAAAAAGGCACAAAAAATTTCCTCGGCGCGCACTTGGTTTGCGTGCCTGCGGTCGCCCTCAAAAAGCAACAAAGAGGCACGCACAGCCCCTCACCGACTCGGACGCCGCGAACAGACAATGTCTCGGACAACCGTCTTGGTCGGTCTCCCTGTCGAAATCTGGGGCTTGGTTGTCGGCCACTGCGCCGACACTGATATTGCTAGTCTGTCGGCCGCCTGCTCTGCCTTGCGTATCTATGCGCGCGAGCGGCTCATAAAGCGCCAGACGATGACGCGCGACGCCGTCGACGCATTCGTCTCTTGCTGGCAAAAGGCGACAGAGCAGTGCGACCGCTATTGCGCCTGCAACATATGTCCCTGGGGTATGTCGTCCTCATGTGCTAGACATCACTGTGCACCGTCCATTCCCTCGTGTTTTTACTCGTGGCCTAGAGGCAACGCAAAGAACCATGCGCCTTTCCGCGTCGTGGGGTTTTGTGCTGACGCATTTTTCTTCTCTTTTTTGTTTTTTTTTTGGCGTTGGCAGACGAGAGCCGCGACGACGATGACTCTAGCGACGACGACGCCGTTGCGCAAGAGGCGACGAATGCGCCAAGGCGGCTGCTGGCGCGTCCAGAGCGACCTTCGGATGCCAAGTGGATGCGCTATCGCCTCGGATCAGCCGCTATCGTTGCACAGTGGCTTTGTGATGCGTGCGGGCGTCGCGCCATCGATCAGGCGTCCGCTAGAGACGACGAGCAATGGCATGGCCATTCGATCGCGCCAGTCGACCCGAGTCGGCCCCACGTGTGGTCCATGTGCTCGGCTGACGGTTGCGCTGTGAGCCTCATCTACGCCGACTTTGTGGCCGACGCCGACCTGGTGGTCCCTGCGGCGGCTACTCACATGCTTGATCCACACATCCTGCGCAGGATGCTCCGATGGGTCGCCGACGAACCGTCGCTCCGCACAAGCGCTATCGATTTTTACGAGATTGGTTCGTTGCGCGGTTGGATGCCCCTGGTAGGCTCCCACAAGGTCTACGTCAGCGGGGGCTCGTGGCGCATCGACCGCAAGCGGACGCGGGTCCCCATGATATGCTGTGACAAAAGGAACGCGCTCTGGGGCGCCGTCGTCGTGGTCGACTTTGGCCGACAGCGCTTTTCAATGACCTGGCACGCCGTCGAGAGCGACCTGTCGGACCTACTCGCCCGCTGGAAGCGCCATCCCTTGCGCGTCCAGGAAGCGTGCTTTAGGGGCAATTGGGCCCAATGGGTCGGCGAGGTCTACCTCAACATCCCGGAGCGCGCCCTCAGTCGCCATTACGTTGAGAAGGACGCGAAAAAGCGCGCTGAAATGATGGAAATCCTCAAGGAGCGCAGGGCAACACTGCCGTACGACCATCCCGGCCGCGAACTCGCGGTTGACGCCATCGGTGCGTACCGTTTACCGTCGCCTTTGCAACACGAGATTCTTCCTGTGTCCGACGTCTACTACGACGACGTCGACAAAGACCGGGACGGACGGGTCGATGATGCGGTCTAGATGTCCCATCACACACAATTTGCCTTTTGTCACAGCGGCCTCTCTCTTTTTGACTTTGTTTGCAGCAACAAGGCAATAAAAGGTCGGCGACTGCGCGAGTCGGTCCAAATCATTCTGGTCGGTCCTCTTTGTTTTTTCGTCTCTTTGGCGGAAGGGCAGCGGCCTTTGTCGCGAGTGGCGTAGACTGCGTGCGCCCGACGCCTCAAATCGGCGGCGCCAACATCTGACGAACCATCGCGACAACACCGATCAGCATTTTTCTGCCAAAGACACTGCGGAATGGCTCGGCCTTGCTCTCTTTTCTGTCGCGTCTGTTTGTCGATCGCAAAAAAATGAGCCAATACCAAAAGACCTCTTTGTGTGCGCTTTTTTAGCCCGTGCCTCTCTCTTTTTTTTGACTCGCACTGTCGGATCATATGGCACGAGAAAGAGAAACACACAAAGAGAGACACACGCGCAGAAAGGGCAGATGATTTTTGCGGCGAGAGGAGCCGGTTGGGTCGCACCAATGAAAAGGTTTCATTCGACGCTTTTCTCTTTTGCAATGGCCTTTTTTCTTGTGTTTTTTTGAATCTTTCTTTTCTCGTGTACGGCGCCGTGCGTCGATGCGCGCCCCAAATGCCTCTGCTGTGGTCTCTTTTTGTTCACGGCGCGCGCGCACAGCCCCGTGCAGCGGTCCCAAGAGAAGCGACAGGCAATCGACTCGACGCCATCGCTGTTGTTGTTTGTTGTTGCACGTTGACGATCTTTATGCGCATGAAAAAAAAAAGACAGACAATGAAGACACGAGCGGGACTGGATCCTATTGCGCATTGACGGGGGGCGCAGTGAGCGCCGCCCAGGTGCGGAGAGTGTGAGCCAACAGGTGGTTGGCGTCCATGTGGGCGAGATCAGCGGCATCCTTGTTGGACCACGCCGGGTTGCCGTGCTGGCCGACGTCGGCGGCCATGCGCGCTTTGGGGTCGGCCCCATGACGCAGGAGCAGCGTCACCATGTCCATGTCCTCCTTAATAACGGCGATCAAAAGAGGCGTGGCGCCGTCGAGCGACGAGACGGCGTCGACGGCCGCGCCGCGATCGAGCAGCATGGACGCCACGCCGATCTTGCCCTTGTTGACGGCCAGGTGGAGAGGTGTGCGCGGCGCGTCGGTGCGGCCGCTCACGTCGGCTCCGTGCTCCAGCAAGAGGTGCACGAGGACGTCAGTGTCGTAGGGCGCCACGATGGCCATCTCCAACAGGGAGGGGCTGTCGTCGGCGTCGGGAGCGTTTTCGGGCAATATGTGCTCGTTGAGCAACCGATTGACAGCGATGGCGCTGGCGGGCAAGCGCTCGCGCGCGACCCCAAGCGCCCACGCGAGGAAAAAGGCCGTACCAAGGCCCGGTTCGCCCTTGGTGCCCATGGCGGCCAGCAACAGCGCCGGCTTGCCGTCGGCGTCGCCTGCCAGAGGGTCGGCGCCGCGCTCGACCAAGAAGCGCGCCGCGGCGTTGAGGCGCGCGTCGATGAGCAGGTGGAGGGCCGTCTTGCCCGAGGTGCCGCGCGCGCCGAGGTCGATGGCGGGATCGGCATCGAGGCGCTTGCGCATCTTGTGGATCAGTTTGGCCTGGCGGTGCGGGCCTCCACGCCACGCGGTCACCACCGCCAAGAGTGGCGTCGTCGTGTCGGCGGCGGCGGCACCGCCGGCCATCTGCAAAAGATGCTGGAGTACATGGGCGTCCATTCTTGCGCGTGTATAGGGCGAGTGCACCGGTGAGCGTTCTCTTTTTTTTTCTCTTTTGCCGTCGTCGTCCGTGTTGCTGGCCGTCCTGCCCTTTTTTCCCTCTCTTTGTGTACGAGACACGGTGGCTTTTCTTTTTCATGCAGTGCCGAGGCGACACCAAGGACGATCGTTCCTCCCGGCGAGCAGAGCGGCGCGCATGCGTGAGCAACAACCGAGCCCCCAACCCCTCTCCACGACGGAAAAAGCCCCAAACAAAAATACATGGAAAGATTTTTGTCGAAATCCCATTTTTTTAATACAATACGCGGCTCTCGGCAAGATGCCTTTGGCGGCCTTTTTTTTTGGCGGTCCAGTCATCTCGCACAGGCCGCAAAAAACATTGACGACAACGACGACAGTAAAAAAAAAAGAGGAGGCGCCAAGCAGGCCTGGCCCCGGCGGCTGCTGTGTTGCACTTGCGCGGACGCCAATGGCGCCAATTTTTTCGATTGGCTTGCCTAAAATGTCGACAATGTCGACTTGACGATAGCGCGTCGGCCAGTGGACCGGAAAAATTTGGTGCGCGACGGCGGGCCCCTTTGGCTTGCCGCTACTTTGTGTTTTTGTGCTTTCAGACTGTTTGTTTGTATTGCAGTGAAAAAGGCGACAACTGGCGCCCCCCCAAAAACAAGACACGCCATGAATTTTATCCACAAAATCCTAGGCACGAATCGCGCGGGCTATGCGGCGTTGCCGCCATGCGCCGTTGAGATGTCGTGCGCAGAGGAGTCGCCCAACGTGCTCGATCCCTCCTCTCACGAATACGCCGAATTAAAGGAAAAGACGATTCGGATCATTGTCGCGCTGCCGACCCAGTATTTGAGCGCCGACAAGGGCCGCGCGGCGATCGAGGCCATCCGCAGCGGGTCCGTCTCCTTTTTTGCCCTTTTGGTTTTTTCTTGTGATTTTGTGCAATGAGAAAAGGCTCTTTTGGCGCTTGGGGTGTGCCTCTCTGACGTCAGACTGGTGGGGGTACCGTGATAAATGACGACAGGGAGCCTGGCCGTGAAGCGCTCTACGATGAGGTCTGGGACGCTGCCATGGCCTACAGCAGAGACATTGCGGCGGGACGCGCTGCAAAGCCCACCCGGTGATCTGTGCCTCTCTGCGTGGCGCCCCCGATCGTTCGCAATCCAATAAAAAAAAGAAAAAAAGAGGCCTCCCCCTGTTCAGGACCGTATGGCCCGACGGCGAGGATCGGCTACGCGGCCAACTTTTGGTCTCTCTTCCTTTTTTTTAAACGGTATTTTTATGTGGTGCGCACAGGGCTACAGCAAAAGGCCGACGTCACGCGATGGCGCGACTGGCGACCAAAGAGGACGACCAGATGGGGCGATACCGGGGCCAACAGCGAGGCAGTAACTAGTCGGTACCGTCGACAATGTGCATGTCCACGGCGAGAGGGACCGGCTCCCATAGGGTCTTCCACTCGCGGATGGCGTCGGCCATGAGTTTGTTGTCCTCCATAAAGGCCAGTTCGGCCGCGGTCTTGTCCTCCCAGTAGGGCACGTCGTCCATGCCGGGCGTGCCAAAGCGGCACGAGGGGTCGGCGCCGTGGGCCAGCAAGAGACCCACTATCGTCGGCTGCTCCCGAAGGACGGCAAAGTGCAGCGGCGTGGCCCCGTCGGCCTTGGGCGCATCTATGAGCGCGCCGCGGCGGAGCAGCGCCAGGACGGCGGCGCTGCTCCCTGCGGCAATGGCCATGTGCAGTGGAGTGAACCCGGTCGGCGTGGGCACGTTGGGATCGGCACCGTGGGCCAGGACCACATCCAAAAGGCCCAGACCGCCGCGACCGGCCGGGAGGGCCTTGAGCGCCAGGTGCAAGAGGGACCGCGACTCGGGGTCGCTCTTGACGTGGCGGTTGAGGACCCGGTCGACGTCGGCCTCGCGTCCGCCCGTGCACTTGAGGTGCGCGAGGACGGCGTCGATCAAGGCCACCGTGCCTACGCCCTCTTCGCCGCCGACGCCCAGACAGGCCAGTGCAAGAGGCGAGATCCCATCGGCGCCCTCGGCCAGCGGGTCGGCGCCGCGCTCGACCAGAAAGCGCGCGGCACGATTGTGGCGCCGCTTGGTCAGATGAAAGAGCGCCGTACGACCCTTGGCGTCTTTGGCGTCGACGGGCGATGGCGTCGGGCCTCCAAGATCGGCCCGGAGTGCATCGATCAGTGCGTCCTCCTTGTGACGCGGCTGTGCCCAAAAGCGCGCAGTACGCAAGAGGGACGTCGGGTACTTGGCCTCGCGCGCCGCAGTGTCGTTGCCCGACGCGCGCGTCGACACGCCGCCGGCGGCGGCCTGGAGGGCCAGCAGGGTGCGCAATAGTTCGAGGTCCATAGGTACAACGCCGCCAACAGACACGAGACAAAAGAAACACAAAACAAAAAGACAGCAGCAGTGGCGGCTAGAGTTGATCGGTGGACCGCCGGCGGCAAATGTCGGTTAGGAAAAAAAAAGGGGAAAAAAAAGAGGGACCAGGCCGTTTTCCTAGGGTTCCGTGTCGGCGTCGTCGAGCGCATCGCACCACACGGGCGTCGCATGACAAACTGCGAAAAAATGGGTCTGGCGTTGCGTGTGCGGGTCCGTGTTTTCTCTGCCGCGCCGATGGCGTCTGCAAAAAGGGGCGCGCGCGCAAGCCGCAATCAGAAAGGGAAAAAGTGTGGGCCACCGAGATCGGCGGGCCTGACAGGGACCCAAGACCAACCACCGCAATGGCGAGCGCCCTGGGCAAGAAGCACAGACGACATCCTATGATGGAGATGCGACTTTTATTTTCCCTTTTTTTTTCCGATGAAAGATTTGGCGGGCGGTGGGCAAGACACGACAAAAGCCGGAAAAAAAGATAGAAAGACGCACAAGGCCCAAAAAGGGCCAGTCAATCGGCGCTGCCGTGGTGGTCTCGATTGCACCCACTCGACGCTAGAGGCGACAATTCATAGAGCACGGCGAGCGCGTCGCAAGCCGCCGAGGCCTCTGCAGGCCTGCCGATTACGTGACCAAATGCCACGAGGACAGCCCTCGCGCGGTCGGCGTCCGCACGCGCCTGGTCGTGTGACCTGTCGGCAGTGTCGTGTATGGCCCGCAAGACCATGTGTATCATCGACGCCATAGGACTCGGCAGTGGTCCATCGGGGTATTGGCCCGCGATCAGAAAGCGTCGAAAAGGATGGCGTCCAGGCTGCGCAACCACGCGCACCCACGCGTCCACATCGGCGGCGGCGAAAAGGGCGCGCACGACTGAGCAGTTTGCACACCGCATGCGCGACATGACGGCCGACGCGCCATTGTGCGTCATACGTATGCGACCGTCGGCGACGGCTAAAAGAGAGGATTCGGGCAGAGACTGTGGTTTCCAGGCGACGCGCGTCACAATGGCATCGGCCACGTCGAAAAGGCGCGCGGCCAGCCGGCACTCGGCTTGCGATGGGTTGGGATAGGCCACAACAAGAGCCGCGATGGCATCCAGGGATCTCAACAAGAGGCTGACGATGACCTTGGCGTTGACGGCGACGGCGCGCGTCGCTTTGGACTCTGGTATGGCGTCAAAGCCGATGCGATCCCCAAAGGCCTGTCGGACGATGGCGTCTCGCGAGAGTGCCCCGTCCAGCGTCATCGCGACAATGTGGGGCGCCATGTCGGCGCCAAACAGTGTGGCGGCCGCCGTCACAACCGCGCGGTCGCCCACACGGCAGGCGCGTGCGATGATCGCAACGGCGGCGCACAGCCTCGACAATCCGGCGCACAGGTAGGGCGCGTACGCGTCGAGTCGCTTGCGCAGGTGGGCGCGCAGGGCGTTTTCAAAGACCACCCGTGCGCTGCCATTCGGGCGGGTCACGGTCCACTCGTCGCCGGTGTCGTGACAAGGGCCCGCAGGCGAGATTGCACCGGCGTCCGACAGCGCACCAATTCGGTCCACAAACGCCACACACGGGTCCCAACGCCCGACGAGCGTTAATACAGCGTCGACCGTCTGCGCGCCGTGTCTGTCGACGCCCGGTGGCGGTCGCCGGTCGATGAGCAGGTCGACCGTGTAGTCGACCGTATCATCAAAAAAGCGGCGGTCGGGATCGTGGTCCTGTGCGGTGCGCAGTGGCGGGCCGATGCCGCACGACAGCGCAACATCGTCGCCGTCCAACTCGTAGTGATTGCACAGATGATCGCGAGCAAAGTGGGTCTGGAAAGCCGATTCGTAGATCATTTGCGCAGTGTCGCGGCGCAGGTGGGTCACGGCGGCAGTTGGATCGGCCTGGGTGCGCGCGGCCACCTTGAGTCTTTTGGCGTGGTCGCGCACGCTGCGCTTGACGGCAGAGAGGGCCTCGTCGGCGCGTCTTTCCCTTTCGGCGGTGCGCTCGTGCTCGGATTCGTCCAGCCACCAGTTGCGGTCCCCTTTTGACGACCACTGCGCGTCGACGCCGGCGACATGGGCAATCTCAGAGTAGGCCCTTTCCTCGGCGCAGGCGGCAGTCGACTCTCTTGCCGCAGCGGTCCACCGCACGAGGCGCGAGATTGCGTCTGGAGCAGACGCCGCGCTCGCCTCGGCTGCAAAGGCGTCGGCCCACGAGGCAAAAGGCGACGCCGGACCAGTGGCGGCGGACGGCACGCGCCCAGGGTACGGCCACGTAAAAGGCACTCTGTCGACGCGCTTGCGCATGTCAGACTCGACGCGCCACGGTAAAAGACCTAGTTCGGCGGCGCGCAACATGCAACCGGGCAGCGCAAGACCGATGGCACGCGAGCACACGGCCAGGTGCAAGATGTCGGCGGTGCTCAGTCGTGCGAGGACGAGCGCCGCCTCGATAGCATGGTCGCAAAAGAGACGCGCCAAGTTTATGCCCTCTTTTTTGTTTACGCAACCGCTGACGCTGTGCATGGGAGGTTCGGTGTCTGGCACGACAATAAAGTGTACCCCGGTGCGTGTCGGCGCACAGGAAAAAATAGAGGGAGGAATAAAGACCGACTCGCGAGGCAAAAGGACACGAGGAAAGGTTTGCGCCCACACCAAATCACAACGCCCATTCGGGGCCTCCTTTGATCGTGAAAACAAAATCCTAAAAAAAATGACCAACGCTTACAACGAGCGAATGAGAAAAAAAAGGGAGAATGGATGGGGGGCCGGCTGCTTGGGCGATGGCGTGGGCTTATGTTTTTTTTGTCGTGTGGTGGGGACAATATCATTTGTCTTTTTTTTTTTCCTATGCGGCGTGCGGTGCTGCGCCGGCAGCAAGACAAACAAAAGGCTCGTGCGCGCTGCATGCGCCCTCTCTCGGGTCTGTCTTTTTCCCCTCTTTTCGTCTTGTTTTTTCTTTTTGTTGGGGCGCGCTGCGTGAGAATCGAGCAGTCTCGCGCCGTGCAAGAGGGGTCAAAAAAATACTAGGCAGAGAAAGCAAGCAAAAAGTCGCTGCAAAATGCACACGAAAAAAGGCAGGCAATCCCTCGATGTGTTGGTGGCGGTTGCTCGCCGACGTAGCGTGCCCGCCGCCTGCAGGACCAAAGCGACACCAAGAGGCCTCAAAAAAAAGGCGAGAAAAAGAAAAAAAAGATTCTTTTTCTTTGTTTTTTTCTAGGGGGGAGGGTGCAAGCGGTCGTACAGGGCCACAAGGGACTCGATCAGAAACTGCGCGGCCTCTGCGCCGAGCAGTGCAGAGGCGGATTTCTCGTGGTGCGCCCGCAACCCGTCGAGCAACTCGACAGCCGCCGATCGCTCTGTGTTGCGGTCAATCTCGCGCCTCTTTTCTTCCAGATCGCCGCACATAGGAGAGCCGTCGCGCCTTTCTGTCGGTTGCTTGCCAAAGGGCGCGCGCACCGCGCACCAGGGGCGGCACCCATGGTCCATGAGAAGAGTCGCAAGAGCGCAGGCGTCGCTGACGATTCTATCGATGGCACGCGCAAAGTCGGCGACGACGGCGCTGTCCAAGCCGGTTACGGCACACGGCGAAAAGGCGCCGCATGCATTTGTAGAGTCAACGTGTGCAGATCGCGAGTCGCTGTGTGGGCGCTCGCCGACGTCCGCGCAGGCTATGCGGCCCATGGCCTTTGCCATCACGCCGAGCAGAATTCCACGGCCGGGAGTGCCGCCCAAATAGGTCGCGGGGAGCGACGACATGATGGGCGACAACAGTTTGATCGGATCGACGTGTGCGTTGTCGGGTTCGCCGTGGCGTGCTGTCGCAGGCACCCGTGGGTGCGCCTCTATGCGCAAAATGTCGCCGGCTTTGACGATGACGCTGGGAACGTGCCTCACGTAAATGTCATTCCATGCCAACGTCCCCGCGACAAAGCGCACGAGGGGACCCACGCGGCACGCGCTGACGCGTGCGCCCATGGCGACGAGAGCGCGCACACACGCGAGCGAGCCACATAGTATGGCCACCTCGATGGGCGCATAGTAGCCGGTGCGTGCGGGGTCCTGGTCTACTCGTTCCAAGATCGGCCGTCCCGTTCTTCCATCCGATGTCAACGAAGGCGGGCCGACCACAGTCGCCACGACATTGTGCGCGGCCGCCGACCACAGGTAGGCGGGGTCCAACAGGTCGTCGAAAGAGACGTTGCCCGTGTCGAGTGCGTCGATCGCCGCATCGGGATCGTCCAGCGAGATTGCGTTGAGCAGTTGGTGTGCGCACCCGATCGGGTCAGCGTGGGGACCCGCGCGACACCGAGAGGCGCGCCTCTGAGCGCGGATAAATGCTGCTGCCTGGTGGAACCGCGAGCATACACTCCCCGCACGCACAAGCGCCGACGTCGGATAGAGATGACCCATGATGGCACATAGGATCTCGTCGGGGAGCACAGCGACAATCATCGACTGTTGCGTCGGGGCCGTACCAAGTGCGCCTCCGGCCTGATATGCAATGCAGCCGGTTTGTGGATCAGCCGATACGCGTGCCCGCTTGGTCGGCAAAGGCGTCACGGTGCCGCTGTCGCATACGCGATCGTCGTCTGTCCGCCGGCGGTGCGCCATTCCTTTTTGAGGCGTTGATTAAAAAAAAAAAGACAAACACCAGGGGCAGGGTCGAGGTCGCAGGTGGGTGTGTGTCTATCGGCCAGACGGAATCTGAGGTGGGCTGCTTTAGGGCGTTGGCAGCATGTACACAGTGCTTTTTTTGTATTTCACGGCGGTTGTCGGGGTTCCGTTTTTTTGTTTTCGTCGTCCTCTTGTTTGTGGTTGGTCTGTTGCAGGTCGCCTGCAATTGGTTTTTTGTTGACGGATGTTGCGGTTTGTTGACCGCGTCCCATACAGGCCTCACCGCCGCGGCGGCAAGACCGCTGGCCTTGGGTCTGGTCGCGCAACACGGTCGAAACAAAAGGGGGACTAGGCCATAAAGGCAGAGAAAAAAGGGAAATCATTTTTTTTTCATTCTTGGGGAGAATCGGCGGCGCGGTTACAAAGGACGAGCCGGTAATGGGGTTGGCGCACAAATGGTTCCATCGGCATCGCGCACATATAGTGCTCGTGCGTGTGACCAGCCGCGATGACGGCCTCGCCATGGCCCACAGTGTGGGCCAGCACGACGTGCCCAGTGCCGCTGTCTACAAGGTGGACCGTGCGTGTGGCGCCCATGCCCAGGGTGACGATATACGGACAGTTTGGGTAGCGTGGCAAGGCGCGTTGCGCAACTCCATCGCCAACGACCGAGAGCACAACCGATTCTTGCGGCACGCACGTGCCACCAGCAATCGGCTGCGGTGAAATGGCATCGTGGCCGTCGATGCAGCAGTCGACGAGGACACTGTTGAGCGGCACGCCTAGATGCTCTGCGAGAGCATCGATCGCGCCGGCAACGGCCCGAGGCACGGGCACGGCAGACACCTCTGTGTCTCTGTGGCGACAGCGGAAGGCAGTGTCAGAATAAAAGACTGCGCTGCGGCGGTGGACGTCGCGGTGCTCCTGCTGCTGCTGCTGCTGTTGCGCGAGCGGCGCATCAACCAAGGGCAGGATGTTGGAAAAGGCATCGACGATGTGGCTCGGGATTTGCGCGCGGTACACCTCGCACCGGCGCGCATGGTCGATGTACTCGTCGACAAGTGTCAGCGGTCTGGGGTCGCACGGCGCGTCCGCAATGGCGTCCGTCGGATTTTCTTTTCTCTTTTTTCTCTCTCTGTCCATGGTGCGTCCGCGTGCTGTGGTTGTCGGTCCACTACTTTGCCCCGTCTCTTTGTGACTTGTTCTTTGCGTCGGCGGACGAGGCAAGAGGCAATGTCGATCAATTGATGCGCTAAAAACAGACGCACATCCGGGGTATCGGTCCAGAGCACGTGCCCAAAGATCTATTTTCTGTGTACGCGTGGACGGTCGGCGTGTTGCCGCGGTCCAATCTCTGTTTTGTCGTGCCTGTCTCTGATGGGCTGGCGTTGGTTGTGCCGGTGCGCCATTGCTCTCCAGGGGCACGTCGTGCCGCAGGTCCCAAGATGGCCAAAACAAAAAATGGCCCCTCGCTTGTGGCCGTTTTTATATCGAAAAAGCCAACAGCAACCTAAAAAACACACACACACACAGAGACAAGGAGAGCGCCAGGCGCCCGCCCAACCTTTTTTGGCCACCGCCCAAAAGAGATTGGCGACCGCAAGGGTAAAAAAAGGCTCCGTCTGGGCACAGACACTTGGTATTAAAAACAAAAGAGAGGTCCGAAAATAGACAGTCGATAGCAGCATGAGCCGCGATCCGTGGGGCCTGCTGCCCCTTTCGACGCCGTCGCCAGGAACGACCTCGACGCAATCGACGTCCTCACAAGCACCCAGCAAGACGGCATCCGTGCGCGCCGACCGCAGAGCCGCGTTGGGGCGACTCGCTGTAAGGCGCGGTGGCCTCGTCGGCGTCGCGGCAGGCATTGCAGGTTTCTACGTCGGCGATGTACCCTCGTGTTTCGATACCCGGCAGCGTGCCCTGGCCTATGTGAGCGCGCTCCCGGTCTGTGCGGTCCTATCGGGCCTGTGTGGCCTCGGATGCGCGTCGGTAGCGGTGGCCGTCCTCCCGCGGCGCCGGCATCGGCGACTCGCCCTCGGCATTTCGGTTCTGGGCGCCATGGGCGTGTATCACTTTGTGTGTACATGGCGACCCCTTTGCCCTACGACCAAAAGCGCCTGCGGCAATAACAAACAAGCGCCACGCGGCGCCCCCGAGTAATAGACGGCCGGGACGCGGTTGATCTCCCACAAAAGGGTGGACCAGCGCCCTTGTATAGACGAAGAGGAAAAAAAAGAGGCCCTGCATTTCATGTTGCGCCTTGTCGGGGTACTTTTTTGTCGTGGTCGATAGCGTCGGGGTGCCTCATAAATACAACAGGACAGACGCGAAAAAAAAAGTCCCCCTAGGCGACCACGTCCGATACCGTCACCCCCACCGAATGTACGAGCCCGTGTGCAGGCGCGCGACCCGCGCGAACAAAAGGTCGGCCGGCGACAAAGAGAGGCACACTTTGTGTTGGAGGCAATCACCAGCCGACCGGTTAGAAACGCCCAAATCTCACCGTTGATGTCTCCTCATGTCTGGGGACTAACCTTGTGTGTTTGGGGCTGGCATGAAACAAGAAAAAAAAGGTCGGCAGCGCGTCTAGGCGGCCGGGTCGGTGTAGGTGCGCCAAGCCCACGTGACCCAGTCGTCGGCAAAGGGCGATGCCGCGCGGGCGCTGCGGTAGCGCCCCAAGAGTGCATCGAGGCTCGCATGGGTGACGTTCCAAAACAAATCCACTTGGTCGCACGTCGGCGAGGCAGCACATTCGACAAGGGCGACCGTGGCCCATAGAGGGCTGCGTGTGTCGCAACACAGCATGGGCACACAGCGCACACAGTGCTGCGACATCGGGCCGCGTGCGCCGACCAACGGAATCCATCCGCGCAGGGAGCCCAGCGATGCCCACGATGCGCCGTCCAGGTACAAGATCGGTCCGCCTTTGCCCGAAAGAAAGTCGCTCAGGCCGGCGGCGCCATCAGGGTCGACCAGATGTACCGCAGCCACAGGGAGACCAAAGAGCGCATCGCCGACGGCATCTGCCCAGAGTTGGCCAACGGTCCATCCGCCGCGCTCAACGACCCCCCACACGTGGGGCCTGTTTAGATCGGCGGGGTGCACGTCGAACGCGCCACTGGTACGATCGCCTGCAACTATGTGCATGCACGAGTCGCACAGCATGAGGTGCCATGGCTCGTCCGGAGGTCTGCCCTCGCACGACCAGCGCACAGTGCCCGTACAGGCCTCGGGTGGATCTTTGTCGTCGTCGTCGTCGTCGTCGCTGTCTGAATGCTCGCCGTGCCGTCTGTGGTGGTCGCACTCTTGCGGGTGGTCGTCCCAGTGTGACGTGTGGCGCTGCCACATGTCGATAAAGGCATCGACGGCGAGGCGGGCGGCGTCTGCGCTGTGCTTGGCCCTGGCGCGGCTCTCGGCGTAAAAGGCAGCGCACGTGGCGCCCAGCCGTGCCGCCGTGCTGCGGTCGCAGCCGTCAAACACCATGCGCCACAGTTCGATCGGGAGATCGGCCACCACCGAGACCCTCGTCGGGTCCATGCTGTTGCGCTTGCTTTTTTGATCTTTGCTTTTTTTTTGCGTAAACTCGGCCGCACGGCGACGCAGTCTTTTTGTCTCGGTGTTTTCTTTCGCGCTGCCCCAAAGTTTTGTCGTGGTCGCCCTCTTTTTTTTTGCGCGTGTATCCAAACACAGGCAGGCGAGAGCGACCGCCTTTTTTTGATCGCCGATTTTGTCTGCGCAATCGCCCAGACGCAGAGGCAAAGGGAAAGAGGGCGGTTTCCTATTTGCCGGCGCCGCCGCGCCCAAACCAGGGGGTCGAATACGCGCGCCCAAACAACAATTTTTTACCTCGAATTTGTGACATTTCGATTTTGGGCCGTGGCCGCGCAGGCAAGCCGCATTTCGATCATAATGCAATTGGGGGGGGGGGGGCGCTGCATGTTGTGCGTCGCGACTGTCGGCCAGAGTGCACTAAAACAGACAAAAATGAAAGGCCGCGACTATTCCTTTTCTGTCGGTCGATCGTGCGCCCTTTGGGAGTCCGTCGGCCGTTTATAATCAGGGATACAAAGAGGGATGGGTGCCCGCCGGGTTTTCGGCAGTCTCGCTTGACGCCGACGAGGACGACCGCACGACCCAAAAACACGCAACGGTGTACCCTGCAGACGCATGCAATCAAGAGCCTTTGGGCCTGCTGGTCGACAGGTGCCTCCAATGCCTTGCCGCCGTGAGCGGCGGCCCGCATTGTTTCGCTCAGCGCATCACGCACCGTCGCCAACAAGGCCCCCACCACAACGGCGCACGAGGCGGCTAGAAGAGAATAGGGGAGCGTATATTCTTTTTAAGATGTCGCCTCCTAATAGGCATCAATCGGAAATGTACTTGCCCACCAACGGGCGGCTTGTGTCGCCTCGGAGGATGGCATCCATGATGGGCTCGGCCGACGTCCCGTTGCGATCCCGTTCAGTCCTCTTTGCCTGCATCGGTCCGACGGCGTAGACGTTGCCTGCCCACGCGGCGAGGTCTAGAGGCGTGTCGTTGGTCGCACACGATTGACGCCGGTGGCGGCGGCGGTGCGCCATCAGACTCTCCAACGAGTCCTCGATACCGCGCCACATAGACGTCGAATGGACGAGTCTATAGTCGATGAGAATGACCGCGCCCCACAGGTTGCTTCGGGCGTCGCAGCATACGGCGAGCATGCGCACAGTCTTGGCGTCGGTCGGGCTCGTGTGGGTGCCCACAAGAGGCATCCAAGCGCGCACCGACGGCATCTCGGATGGCAAAAGGTCGCGAAAAAAGAGCATGGGATTGGGCGCGGGCCATGTGGCCACGTGGTCCAATGCGTGCGGGTCGATGAGGTGGACCGCCGCCGGGGGAATACAAAAGTGTGCGACGCCGCCCGAAGGCAGGACGTCCTGCACAAACCCGTCGGACTGCGAGACCGACCATACGTGCGGTTGCGCCGTGTCGACGCGGCGCATGGGCCACGTACGGCCACCCACGCTATCAATGCTATCGATGTTGTCTGGATGGTCGCGCGCTTCCTGGGCACACACGTCGCATATCCAGTCGGCGTCATTGTGGCCTGGCACGCCATTGTCGGTGATCCACCACGCGCGCCGCGGGATGCTTCCGTCGGTCCGAGGATCAGCCGTATCTTGTTCGTCCTCGGGCGTGCACAAAGCGCACACGTGGGCGCCGGTGCCCGCTTCGGGCACCCATGTCTCGTCCCACTTGGCCGTGAGGCGCTCCCACCGGCCGACAAAGGCGTCGACGGCCGCGCGGGCCGCGGTGATTTCGCGTGCCCTCTGGTCGAGCACTTTTGTACGGAGGGCCACGCACGTCGCACCTAATCGTGTCGCCGCGATGCGATCGCACCCGTCCAAGACCAACTGCCACAATTCGACCGGAAGGCCGCCCACGACAAAGGCAGTGCTCATTCTTTTCCTTCTCTCTTGCTCAGTCCCCTCTTTTTCTCACTTGGTCAGATGCCTTTTTTTGGCTATGGCGCAGACGCACTTTGTGTGCTTTGCATGTGTGCGGCGTGCGGCTTTTCCCGTGCCGTATCCTGTTGGATGGGCCATCGCGAGACGCCAGCCTTGGCCTTTTGTTGAAGAGAGAAGCGCCCACAGAGGCAGAGACAACACCAAAAAAAAAGCCAATCGCCTTTTGGGCTCAATTGCTTGTCGGTGCAACAAGAAAAAAAAATTAATTTATCGGCGCGTCTGGACAGCGGCTGCGCCAACCGACGCTGCGCCTGCGGCATCGCCCGGGACGCCGACGAAAAACACATAGGAGACAGAATCTGCTGAACGGGAGCGCGGCGGTCACGGGCAAATCTCCTCGACGCGGATTTCGACCTCGCAGGCCACGAGGCCGCGCATGGTTTCTGTGCCGTATTGGTGCTTGGTCAAAAAGGCCGTCTGGGTCGAGCGATCCGTGCGCCTTTGGGTGCCCTGGGTCATCCCGCCAAAGGCATGGGGTACCAGGGCGGTGCCTTTGGGCAGCGTGCGGCCGCCTGCCGTGTAGCGCTCCATTTGTTTCTTGGCGGTGCGCTTGTCTGCGCTGCGGGGACCAGCCCATATCATCTCGGTGCTCGAACCCCGCGTCGGATGGTAGACGTGTATCTCAAACTTGGCGGCGCGCGGTTCAGCGTCGACGGCGCCGTCGGGAGCCGCCTGCTCCCACGGCCAGACGCCCAGAATCTCGCCTTCGGGCGCGCACGACACATCCGCCATCAGCATTGGGTCGTTGTCATAGTTTGTAAAGCGCAAACTGACGTCAAAGACGAGGCCCTGCCGCGCGATCGTCGAGGCCTCGTCGGCGCTACCAAATGAGTCGACGGCAATGCGCAGAGCGCGCCAGTGGCGCCCATCGTCGTCGGTGACGAGATCACCCACGGCGGCCTCGGGGCGGTAGTGGGACGATGGGATCAGGTCGGCGTGGTCGGCGGCGATGGCGTCGCGATCGGCGTCCGACAGCATGCCTAGAGCGCGCTCCAACATAAAGGTCTTGTCTCGGCGGTCAATGTCGCTGTCGAGAATATGCCGCACAAAGGTGCCCAGTTGACCGGCTGCCTCTGCGTCGCGATTGCCACTGCCATGCGACTTTGAAAGGTCGGAAAAGAGCCCGGCGAGCGCCGCTTCGATCAGGCCGGTGGCATGGTCATCGGGCATGCCCACAAAGAGTGAAGCCTGGACGACGTCGACAGGGTCCGCGCAGGCTCCTATACGATCGAGGCGCCTCGGCACGTACAGGCAGTCGGCGAGAAAGGCCAAACTGTCGGCGGAAAACGGGGCCTCGACCACATAGACTACGCGAAAGGCGCGCTTGCCGTCGCCGTCATGTTGCTCGACTCGATCGGGGTCGGCGCGCTCAAAGAGAGCGGCAAAATAGGTCATGCCGGCCAGAACGGCGCGGTGGGCCTCAATGCGCGCGATGGTGCCCGAGGCCGAACCAGGTGAGCGCAATTCAATGACACAGTCGCAGTGGACGCGACGCAGGCTGCTCAATGTGGCAGGTCGGCGCGCGGCAAAAGAGTAGGCCTCGTCGTCAAAGTCATCGTCGCTCATGATCAGGGCGGCGGGGTGTGTGCTTTTCTTTTTTTTTTATGTCGCTATCTCATTGTTGTGCCCGGACCGTCGCCTTTTTTTCCTCGTGTCCGTCCACAGTCTTGTGCCAATCGCGAAAAATTGTCCTGTTTGTCGCGGACGCCCGAGAAATCGCACGCGGTCAAACCTCCCCAAAGAATCCCATGCCGCCTGCCGCAGAGAGATCGGCCCTTTTTTCCTTTTTGCGTGCCCCCCGATTTGGTCTGCGCCGTTGCCTCCTTTTGGCTCGGCCACCGGGGGGGGGGCGGAAGAACCGCAAAGACGCTGCGCCATCGCCGCGGTGGCATTTTTGTACAAGAAGAAAAGAGGCAGGCGCCAACAGGCCGCGAAAGACCCCGCCGTACATGACCAGCGCTTGCGGGCTGATTAGCCGACGACTAAAATCCGGGATTTTAGAGGGATTTTTTGATTTACGATCGGACAAGTTGGTGCAGGTTAACCGATGGTTAACCGATCCGCAAGCACTGTACATGGCTCTATGGCGCGAGGACGTATACCGGCGGCGCTGGCAAGGACGACTGCATTTTAAACTCAATGGGGAAAGAAAGCGCAAGGAGGAGATCACGAATGCGTCTCTTCGACCTGGATCTCGACCTCGCAGGCAACAAGACTGCGCATGGCGTGTGTGCCGCTCTCGTACTTGGTCAAATAGGCCGAGCGGGTCGTACGGAACCTGCGCGTGTCGGAAGTGCCCGGTCCTCCATCAAAGTCAAAGGGCGCAAGGCTGGCGCCCTTGGGCAAAACGCGCTCGATCGTGTCATCCTGCTGGGCCGGCCTTTTGTAGACGCCCCATGCGCCAAATGTCTTTGTGGTGCGAGCGCGGCCGCATGTAGGGTGGTAGGCGTGGACTTTGATCGTGACGGCGCGCGGCTCGACGTCCAGTGCGCCGTCGGGCGACTTTGCGCCCCAAGGCCACGCACCGAGGACTTCGCCCTCGGGGGCACACGACACCGTCACCACCAGCGACGGGTCATTGTCATAGTTTGTAAAATCGATGGCGGCGGCAAAGACGAGGCCCTGCCACGCGACGGTCGAAGCGCCGCCGGTGCCGTCCAGATTGTCCACGCCGATGCGTAGGGCGCGCCAACGATGCCCGTCCTCGTCGACAACGAGACCGCCCACGACAGTTTCGGGTCTATAGTAGGCCGCCGGCATCAAGTCGGAATGCTCGGCGGCAATGACATCGCGGTCCGCCTCAGCGAGCACACCCACTGTGCGCTCTGCGAGCGCGACCTTGAGTTTGTGGTCGATGTCGCTCCCGAGCAGATGGCGCACAAAGGCGCCGAGTTGGGCGAGCGGGTCTGACCCGCGACCCTTGGCGACGCAGTCAAAGAGCCGGACGAGAGCGGCTTCGACAAGGCCCTCTGTGTAGTGGGCGGGCATTCCCAAAAAGAGCGACGCCTGGACGACGTCGACGGGGTCATCGCACCTGTCAATGCCGCCGAGACGATGCGGCGCGTACATGCACTCGACGAGAAAGGCCAGGCTATCGGCCGCAAAGGGGACGTCGATCGTATAAACCGCAAAGAGGACGCGCTTGCCGTCGGGGCTCTTTTGTTCGACGCGGTCCGGGTCGGCATGCTCGAAAAGTGCAGCGAAATAGGTTGCGCCAGCCAACACCGCCCGATGGGCCTCGATGCGTACAGGTTCACTGCCCGACGTCGATGACCGCAGTTGAATAGCGCAGTCGCAATAAACACGACGCAGGCTTCCTAGCGTCGCAGGCTGGTGCACATCGTGATAGTGCACGGCGTCGTCAAAGCCATCGTCGCTGTCGTCGTTCATGGTCGTCGCCCACTGCGGCGTGTTTTGTCTTTCTTTTGTCTCTCCTGCACCCGCACCAGCAGGCATTTTGTTTTTTACGTCTTTTTTATTTGCCTCGTACCGCGCGCCAATGGCAAGAGACAATGATGTTTGCTGTCAACACGGGGAAAAGTTGCACGGCGGACGCCACTGGCCGGCGCTGTCTGGTGGTGCCTGGGCGCACACACAGGAAAAGAAAAACCCGCCACGGATGATGGGTGCGCCCAGTGCTTGCGGATCGGTTAGCCGTCGGTTAATCTGCACCGAATTGTCCAATCGCAAATCATATAAATCAAAAAATCCCTCCAAAATCCGGGATTTTAGTCATCGGTCAACCGATCCGCAAGCACTGGGTGCGCCCGGCGCTCGCGGGCCAGTCAACCGACGACTACTATCCAAGATTTTTTTGACTATTGGTTGATTTGTATGATTTGCGATTGGAGGAGTTGGTGCAAATGGACCAACAGTCGACCGATCTGCGAGCGCCGGGCGCGCTTGTGCCGCGCAATCTCTTTTTCACAGCGCAAACAAGCAAATATGCGCCAATCGCCAGAGCGGGGTCACCTTTTCTCTTTTTGCTGCGTGGTGTCCTCGTCTCGCCTCATTCTCCCCTCCCCATTTTTTCTCGACTAGACAAAAAAAGGGGCGACAAAGTGGGCGCATCATGAAAACCGGTTGCATTTTTAAAGAGGAAAAAGAAATACGACCGCACGGGTGTCATGTGGTGCCCGCTCTGTGTGGGGCTGCGTCAAACACACGCCGACAATTGCAAAACTTGGGAGGGTACAACTCTATTGAGGCCTCCATTGCAACAGCGAAAGAGAGAGGGCGGGACAGAAACAACAGGAGGGGATGATCATGAATCGATCTCCTCGACGCGAATCTCGACCTCGCAGGCCACCAGTCTACGCATGGCGCTCGTGTTGTGCACATACTGGGTCAAGCGGATTGGTCGAGTAAGGCGCGTCGTCCGTCCGCCCACGCCCGTCGAAAACCCATGCGGTCCCAGCACAGCGTCTTCGGGTAGCACGCCGCCTCGCATCGCGTATCGCCCCTCTTGGAGGATACACGCGGGGTAAGTCCCGCGAGTCGACCAGGGATCTTTCTCTTTGGTAGTCGATCGCAGCGTCGGGTGGTAGCCGTGTACGTCCACCCTGACGGCGCGTGGTTCGACGTCGACGGTGCCGTTGGGTTCGTGGCGCGCGTAGGACCACGCGCCGAGGTTCTCGCCCTCGGGCACACACGATATATCGACCACCAATTTCGGTTTGTTGCGAGTCAGATCGAGTCGTATCGCGGCGCCAAAGACAAGGCCCTGCCATGCAATCTCGGGCCTGTGCCTGGCGCCTGTGTTGTCGACGCCGATGCGTAGGGTGCGCCAGCGGCACCCATTGTCGTCGACGACCAAGTCGCCCACGACTGCCTCGGGCCTATAGTATTTTAGCGGCACGATGTCGGCGTGGTCGTCGGCGATGGCGACGCGATCGGCATCTGGCAGCACGCTCCACGTGCGCATCAACAAAAAGGCCCGAACGTCTCGGTCGATGTCGCTGTAGAGCAACGAGCGCATGAGCGACCCTATGCGCGTGGCCGTTTCTTCTTTGCTGTCGAGACCACTGTCAGCGTGCGTGGCGCAGAGGCTCGCGAGCACCACCTCGACGAGTCCACAGATGCAATGCGCCGGCACGCCCATAAAGAGCGATGCATTGACGACGTCGACGGGATCGACGCAGTCGCCCGCGCCGACGACACGGTCTGGGGCGTACAGACATTCGACAAGGAGGGCTATGCTGTCGACGCAAAAGGGAACATCGATCGAATAGACTGCGCGAAAGACGCGCTTGCCGTCTGCGTCCTCATTTTCGACGCGATCGGGATGGCTGCGATCAAAGAGCGCCCCAAAGTAGGTCGCGCGCGCCAGGACGGCGCGATGGGCCTCAATGCGCGCAGCGGCGTCTTGGCCCGAGTCGCTGTGGCGCAACTCGATGATGCAGTCGCAGTGAACGTGGCGCAGACTGGCGATTGTGACGCTCTGGCCCGCGCCTGCGTAATAATAGGCACGATCGACCTCGCCGTTGCAGTCGCCCATAGTCGCCTCGTGTGTGCGGGGCGCTTTCGGGTTTTTTGTTTGGTGTTTCTTTTTTTTCTTTGTGTGTTGCTCGCGCAGAGGGGAAAATGCATAAGACGCCCGTCGTCAATGTCGACCAACAGCATCTGTCCTTTTTGGGTTTGGGTCCGGCTGCCAACCGGCCGTTGGCCAATCTTGGTCGGTGGCTGCAACTTTTGGTTGAATCAACCAATTAAAATCAAAACTCGGTGTTGCCAGAAAGGAAAAGCAGGTCGTCGAGTCGCGGCTTTTGGTTGTCGGCAGGCGCTGGCGTGCGGCTTGCTCGACACTTTTTGAAATTCTCGGTCGGGTCGCTTATTTTTTTTTCGCCAAGGCCATGTCGCCGCCTCATTTGGCTCGTGGGTTTGCGCGACGCCACGAGCGCGGCCAGGCGAGAGCAGTGTTTGTGGGTCGATTAGCCCACATCAAATTATCCAATCGCAAATTATATAAATCAAACAATCCTCAAAAAGTATTGCATTCTTGTCGTCGTTGGTTGACCGATCCGCGAGCACCGGGCGAGAGCCTATTGGCCGTTGTTTAAACAATTCTTTTACAAGAAAAATGTTGAAAAACAAGGGTCTAACAAAAAATAGAAAAAAACCCACACGCATGCATTGGCCGTGACGGCGGGTCGGTCGTGTTTGTGCATCACGAAATGCATGATCATCTAGGGCCGTGCGGTGGCCTCGGCCACGAGACGCTGGGCAATGAGCGACGGGTCGAGTTGGCGCCCGCGACGAGCAGCGTCGTCGACGGCGGCCGCGGCAATGGTCTCGACGGTATCGGGCCGCACAAACTCGCGCAAGATATAGAGGCCACCGTAGCGGTCGGGCGCGTCCTGCGGCCCATAGGGCACATAGAGTACCGGCGCACCAACGCGCGGCCGCTTGAGCGCGGCATTGAGTCGCTTTAAAAAGGTGCGAAAGGCCTGCGTGCCCAGACCGACAGTCTCGGCCAGTGCACCGCCACTGGCTGCCCACGCGGCGACTGCAGCATCGCGCGTAAAGAGACCCTGTCGTGCTTTGGCCAACTCGGTCAGGCCGCGCTCGTAAAAGGTGGGACCGCGCGCTGTCGGTGCAGCCGCTTCGGCAACGGCTTCGCCCGGCGGCACGAGCGCGCCCAGGGCCTCGACCGTGTCGGGCGACGACTCGCGCTCGATGGCGTCCAACTGCGCCGAGAGGTCGTTCATGCGCCTGATATACTTGTCGATCGGTTGGTTCAGCGCGTCGGCGGCGCGCGCAAGCCGCCGCACGCCGGCCAATTCATCGGCGAGGGCGTAGGCACGGTCGGCGAGATCGTTTTCCTGGTCCAACCGCGCGCGCTTAAATTCACGCTCGTCGGCTTCTTGCTCGCGTGCCTCTTGTGGTGCTCCCATGTCGCGCCCCCGACGCCGTCTCTGTTGGACATACTCTGAGGCCTGGCGTTGGCGTCGTGCCTCTTCCCGCGCGCCTTCCGCTTCCGCCCTCCTGGCTTCGGCCGCGGCAGACTCTTCAGAAGCAGCCTCGGCGTCCATGGCGACAAATGTGCCCACGAGCGCCTTGACTCTGTCGATGCGCTCTTTGGCAATGGTGTCGAGGTCGTCGGCCAACTCGTCCCACGCGCGGTCGGCGGCCGACGATTCAGACACGCCGATGGCGCCTAGGCGCGCCTCGATCTGCTCGGCCGTCTCTTCGGGTTCGCTGTGGAGGGCCTCACGAAGGCGTGCGATCCTGGCGCGTACCTCGGCTCTCGCGGCCTCGGGCAGCGCCGGTCCCATGGCGCGCTCAAAGGCCTCTTCGCGCGCCAGCCGCGTCAACAACTCGCGCACCGGGCTCGAGTGGGCGTCCATGGTCGGGTCGCCGCATTCCCACTGGCGGGCCTCGTAGCCGCGGAGGCCCGTCACGGGCACGCGCAGGATGCCCGCGCCGCCGGCCAACTCGCAAAAGTAGTTGAGCGCGCGGCCGCCCGGCACCACGCGCCTCTCGGGCGCGCCATAGCCGCCTCGATAGGCCGTGCCCATGTACTGTTGTTGCGCCTCCTCTTGCTCGTCCTCTTCGTCCTCGTCGCCCGTGGTGGCCACGACGGTCACCAGGCCCGTGGCGCGCGAAATCGAGTCGCGCGACGGAATACTGTACAGGGCGACGCCGGCGGCCGGCACCAGAAACGACCGACCCGGTAGCAGTCCAAACTCGACGTCGTAAAAGTCACGACCGCGGTCGTCCGTGGTGCGGCTGGCCACGGCAAAGCCCTCGACCGTCGCGGCACCCACCGGGCGCATGGCGTCGGGCACCGCAGCGGCCAGGTCGTCGGGCACGGGCGCACGGACCACCACGTACTGACTGTCCATGGGCACGCGCTCGACATCGGGGCGCCCCTCTATCGTCGGCGGCAGGCCCGTCGGCAAGGTGTGCTGAAACTCGAATCCAAAGCGCACACAGTCGGCCTGCGCGGGTGCCAGCGGCGGCGGCATTTCGGCATCGCCCGTCGGCAACAGGTCGTCGGCAGATGCGGCGGCGTCGTAGCGGATGGCATAGTCGACGCGCTGGGCCATGGCCTCGGGTCGCACGGCGCGCCACCGCCGACACGTGTGGCATTGGGCGCGCGCCACGTCCACAACGCCCTCGGCGCGGGCGATGGCGTCTGGCGGGAGGACGGGCACGCCGCGCACGACGGCGATGGGCACGTCGCCGGGATTGGGTTCATCGGCGGCCGGGAGGCGCTCCTCGAATGCGACAACGTCGCCCGTGGCCGGGTCAAAGACGGGCACGCGCTCGCGGCTCGTGGCGGCGCGTCGCTCAATGTCCCTGGCGTCGTCCACCAGGGCGTCGATCTGCTGCAAAAAGGCAACCACAGCGCGCGGGCCCGGACCGCCCATCGTCACCGCGGCCTCGGCGCTCCCGCCCACCTGCGCAAAGGCCTCGTCCAACAGGCGCCGCCGCAGGGCGTCGTACGCTGCGCCATAGTCGACGCCCTCGGTCACCCTTCCGCTGAGGACGGCGCTCACGAGCCACTCGATGACGGCGGCCTCGTCGCCGGGCGGCAGGGGACGATCACCAGTCAGGGACGTGAAAAGGGTGCCCAGAGCCGCTTCCAGTTCGATTTCGGCCTCGGGTGATACTGCCCGCGAGCGCGGTTCGCGCAGTGGCCGCTGTGATCGCGCGCGTCGGCGTTCTTGGATGGCAGCCTCTTCCTCGGCGGCGCGCTCATCCAGGGTGCGACCGGCGCGCCGCGCGAGATCGGCCAGTGCAGCACGGCGCGCCGCGGTCTCTCCCGCCAATGCCCTGATGCGCTCGCCCATGCCGGCGGCGCGCGACAAAACGACGGGCCGCACTGCAGCGCGTGCTAGTCGGCGTGCCTGACGGCGCGCCGGTTCGATCACGACGGGCACGACAAAAGAGAGCCTCTGAGCGTCGTCGGCGCCCAAGCCGCCGAAATCTTCGAGGGCGTCGCCGATGGGCGTGTCTTCGTAAAGGTCTCGCGGTGATAGACCGGGCAGCGGCGCGGCGGCCTCAAAGTCAAAGAGGCGCGGGTGAGGCAAGACCACCCTGTAGTCGTTGACACCAGCATCTGGCGGGAGGGCACCACGCTCGGCGAGGGTAGAGATCACTTGGGCGCGTGTGGCGTCGCGACCGACCAGCACGGCATCGGACCCTACGAGATTGCCGTCGGCGTCAAACACATAGGCGGCGAGGGCGGCCACATCCGGTGGCTTGTCGGCGAGCGCCTCATCGGCGGCCGCCGGCAGGCCCGGCCCGAGGCGCACAGGCTCGACGGGCACGTGGCGGCAGAGCGTGCGCTCGGCGAGGAGGTCGGGGTAAAACGCCGCCAGGTACTCGCTGCGGGTCATGTAGTCGCGCGTCTCGTGGTTGACAAAGGTCTGGGTGACAGGCTCCCAGCGCCACCGCGCGGCCTCGGCCGGATCGCCGGCGGTCGGCTGGCGACCGGCCAAAAAGGACACCTCGTCGGGCGCCAGCGTGCTGTAGGAGGTGGCGTAGGCGAGGCCCAACCGCTCCAGGATGCCCCGTTGGCGCTGGCGGGCTTCCTCTTCGAGCAGCGCGTCGAGCGACGGCTCCAGCGCCACCGTGACGACCGACGGCGGCTCCCGCTCCAGGACCACCGTCGACGAGCCCGCTCCGCGTGACCGCATCATTTTTCTTTCCTTGACCGTTTCCTTTTCTTCTCTTTATTTTTAAACACTATTTTTCTTATTTTTTTCCTGTTGCTTGGCGCTGCACAAAAGGGCGGTCTGCGTGGCGCGTCCCGCTTTTCTTTTTTTTTCTCTGTTATTTGGTGCGCGCGTGCGGTTCGCTGCTTGGAGCGAGCGACGTCGTTGGGCCTTTCCCCTCACGAGACCCCCATTGACCGGGCGCCGCCTGGCGAGTCTGCGGCGACGCCTTCCTCCCACCGCACTGCTCACATGGCCGAGGCCGCCCTCGCCGTGTTTGCATTGTCGAAATCTCTGCACGGAGGCACACACTCTTGCTGCTGCTGCTGCTGGTGTCCTTGCCGCCGTCGCCGCCAACAATGACGATGACGACGACGTCCACGCACGCCGCGGCCAACGAGTCTCCTTTCCGTGCGATTCTAATTTTTCCTCACCTTTTCCCTAGAGCGCGCGAGTACACTCTCTTTATTGTTTTCTTTTTCGTCGTATCCTTTTTCTTGGTGTCTGCGGTGGCCGGCCTAGAAAGCGCTGCGCGTACCCTGCTGCGGCCGGATGGGCTTGAAATCGGGACCGAGATCGACGTAGCCGCGGCTCTGGACCTTGGGCGTCATGGTGATGCCGTACTTTTGGGTGTGCGGAGTCGGATTGGTGATAGGCTCCATGCGGCCCGCGTACGAGTAGACGCGCCCGCCTTCGGACACCGGATGATTGGGGTCCCACAGGTAGATGTCGCTGTGGTTGCGCCCATCCTTGCCGGCAAGGCTGCGTGCGGCCTTGCCTGCAGCGCCGTACGCGCTCTTGCTGCGGTACTCGGAGCCGAGGCGGTTGCCCTCGCCGTCGACGAGAATGTACTTGATCTTGTCGGAATCGGCATTGTTGTTGGCGCCGCCGTCGTTGTTGTTGTTGTTCCGCCTAGTAGGGCCGTTTGGGGCGTTGGATCCAAAGGCGCCGTCGTTGGCGACGCCGACCGAACGAGCGCGGCGCGACGCCACCTGTTGCTGGTTCTGGCTCTGATTTTGAAACGGGATGGCAAAAGGCGAGGCACCAAGGCCGAATGCAGAGGCGGCATTGTCGGCGGCGCCAAAGGCGTTGTTGTTGTTGCTGCCGAGAGTGTTGGTCGATGCGGCGCCACCGTTGGCCGACCGAACACGACGAGACGCGGTCTGTTGCTGCTGGTTGTTGTTGTTGAACACGGCGCCGTTGGTCAGCGGAAAATTGGCGCCGTCGAGACCATTGGCGGCGGCGGACGACGCGCGGGTGCGGCGCGGCGCGGTCTGTTGTCGCTGGAGGGAGGCGGCGCCGTTGGTCGGCGCGGTGCCAAAGAGTGTGGCGAGTGCTTGCTGGTCGGCGCCTTGGGCCGACGCCGCGTTCTCAAGCGCAAACTGTTGGGCCAGGGGGATGGCACGGGTGCCGACCGGCTGCTGTTGCTGTCGCGCGGTGCGGCCCCTGCCCGCGGTAGACCGGCCGCGGCCTGAAGCCGGCTGCTGTTGCTGTTGGCCGAGACCCAAGGAGCCACCAAGGGCGCCATTCTGTTGGGTGCCAAAGGGCGCCTGCTGTTGCTGCAACTGCTGTCCCTGTTGGAGTCGCGAGGCGCCACGGCCGCGTCCGACCGTCTGTCGCGCCTGGATGGCCCCACTGTCCATGAGGCCGTTGGCAGTTGCGCCGGCCTGCGGAAGCAGGGTTTGTTGCACGCGGCCACGCCCAGCCAGCGGCGGCTGTTGCTGTTGCTGCTGAAGCAGCGCAGCGACGAAAGCGTCGGCGCCGCTGTTGTTGGCGAGCGCGTTGTTGTTGTTGTTGAAATTCATTCTGTTGCGACGGGGCGGGAGAGTTTCGAGGGAGGGAATGGCGCCGGATCGGCGATGGGGTGGTGTCGGTCGAGGACACAGACAGACGCCAAATGATCGGAAATCGTAAAAAAAAAGACAGGGAAAAAAGGACGACGGTCAGATGTTGTCGCGGGACCGATCGGTTTACACACGGGCTGCGGCGGTCGCCGGCCGCCAAAAGACAAGGCCCGTACCTGCGATGGATGAGGGGAAGGACGTCGTCGGGTGGCGGGCGAACAACGGGCGGAAAAAAAAAAAGAAAGAGGCAATCGGCGGTGGCGCGATGGGCTCTCTGGTGGGCGTCCTTTCCGTGTCACGGCTCCACTTTACCTCGTCCACCGGTCGAGGCCGCGCATGCCGCCCAGCGCTCGGCGACGCACGACATCGAGAGCGAGGCAGACGAGGGCTCAAACGGCTTGCCCGTATTTTTTTTCTTTGAGAAAAAAAAGGAGACGCCCGCCGCGCCTCCTGTCGATGGAGGAATGAGGACGGGCGCGCCGCCCGCCGGCGACCAAGAGCCCACCCCCCCGCCCCAACAACTTGTTTGTCGACCCGCCAGAAAACCCAAAAAAAAGGCGGCGATGTTGCCGCGAGGACGATCACCAATGGCATGGCCGCATGCCCCCAAAGAGACGAGAACCTTTGTTTGCAAAAAAAGAAAAGAAAAGAATGACGACGCCGTTGCGACGCGCCCTGTGTCAATTGCCTCTTTTTTTCTTTTCTTTTTTTGATAGATGCCTTCTTGGCTGGGCTGATTGAAAAACAGCATGAAAAAAAAAAGAGCGCATCGCCGATTGGGGCCGATTTGGACACACGCCAAGAGCCGGACCAAGAAAAAAACAAAAAAATCGGCCCGTGAGATATCGACGCCAAAAAGCCCGGTCGCTGTGTGTGTGTGCACGAAAAAAAAAAGACAAGGACCGCGCGACCCCAGGGCGGCCTTTGAGCGAAACCGCAACAAGATGGAGGGCAACGACGCGCCGCGGCTCCTCCATTTTGTGCGCGCGAGCGCCGACGAGGCACAATTCTCGCGCGAGGCCCCCGACGCGACGCACGCGTGCCTGGGCGAGGTGTTGGTCGGGGGCCGTGCCTCGGCGGCGCCTGCTCCCGATGTGGACCGCATCGTCTTGTGGTCGTCTCCCGATCTAGTGGGGTCGCGCGACGAATCCTGTCTCACCGTCGACAGCGTTGTCCGCGACCGCGGAGCGACGACCGGGGTTTTGGCAAATGCCAACGCGCACCACCGCCCGCTCTTCAAGAGCGCCATCCAAAAGTGCACGCGACGACTGATGCCCGATGCCGCCATGCGGTTCGCTCGCGCGCTGGCCGACGCCGGTGGCGTCAACGACCTATTGCGGCGCGCGGTGGTCATTCTCATCGAGGACGCCATTGCGTCGCCGCGTCTGCCCGTTTTGGTGTGGCTCATGGCGGCAGCGGCCAAGGGATTCGTACTCGCCAATGCCGACATTGACCTCGTCGCTGAATGCATGGGTCAGGCCGCGGCGTTGGCGGTGCGCGACTGCGTGCCGCCGGTCGAATCGCACCCCGACCATTGCGCGCGTCTGGGCGCCCCTGGCAATCATGGGATCGTCGACGCCCTGCTGCTGCGCGTGTGCTATGGCGGGACGCCCGGCGACATGAGCATGATCGCGCGCGCCGCGTCTTTGTGGCAGGCCCGCCTCGCAGGACCAACGTCGGCCCTATGGACGGAATCGCTCGCAGACTTGTTTGGCTTGATCCCGTTCAACGGCGACAGCAACACCGCCAAGGCCTCCATCGATCTGAGTGATCGACCGGCAGACTCAAAGTCGGCTGCAGCAGAAGAGATGATGGCGGTGGCACCAGTGCGAGACAAGGCGCCGCTGGTGGCGACCGTGCCCATCGAGGCGGCCGACTTTCACTGCTTCCCGCGCATGTGCGCCGACGTGGCAAGGGCGGCGGCGGGCGTGTTTACGCCCGAGGCCGTGCGCGAGGCCATGTGGCACCACCGCAGCAGCATCAACCTCAAGAGGCCGTGGACAGACCCGTGCCAACCTCTGGCACCCCCTCTGGGCCGCGGCGCCACCAACGTTTTCGACGACCGCATCGATATGGACGCCGTCGTGCGCACAGCACGGTGCTGGACGGCCGTCTCTGGCCACGTCGATCGCATCGCCCGACAGGCCATCGAGCGCGTTGCCTCGACCATCGTTGTCGCACAACAAGAATCGTCGGTCGACACCCGCGCCGGACAGAAGCGCGACCGCGCCGCAGCCCAGATCGACAGGCGCCCTACCGGTCGGCGGCCGCGCGAGGACACCCGCCAACGGTCCATACGCTCCTTTTTCGGCGCTCCACGCCCCTAGTAAAAAGAGGTTGTCTTGTGTTTTTTTTCCTTTTTTTCATTTGTTGGCTGGCTCGCCCGCCTGGTCTTTTTTTTTGTCGGCGCGCCTTTGGGCATTGCCGCACAGTTGTGCCTTCTTTTTTTGTCTTTTTTTTTGTTGATCAACATTGTCTTTGGCAGCCTAGCCCCGCCGGATCCCGACGACGTCTTTTCGTGCGCACCCCCTGCCCACAAAAGAGAGGCCGAGGCAGATTGGGTCGTCGGCGCGTGCTCGCAAAGGCTTGTCTGGCGCTGTTCCAAAGGCTGCGGCGCCATGAGAAAGCCCGCCGGCACCTCTTGTCTTCTTTTCCTGGTTTACGATGCAGCGGCCCGACAGGCAGGTCTCTTTTGTCTCGCGACGTCGACCGCGCAAACGGTCGCGAACATACGAGCACAATGACGACGGCGAGGACGGATACAGAGGGAGACGACAGCAAAGAGACGCCGCTGAACCGCCGATCGAGTTGCCCGGCGAGATGTGGCACGCCGTGATCTCCAATCTGGGTCCCGCCGAGGCCCTGGGTCTGGGCGGGGTCTCGCGGGCATTCGAGTCTGGCCGACGCGCCACCCTGGAGCGCGAGGTCGCACAGACGCGGCGCCAAGTGTGCCCCGACCCTCTGGCCTGCACGCGCGCCCTTTTGTGCGCCATCCTGCGCGACGATGTCGACACCGTCGCGGCCATCCTCTCGACGGGCATCCTGCGGGCCGACGTGCCCATGGTGCATGGCGTAGACGACGTCTCGGGCCTGCTCCGCGGTATGCGGTGCGGCTTTGCCTTTCGCGCTCCCGAGGGCGTTGCGCAGCGCGACAGGGGCCTGGATTTGGGTTCGACGATCAGTGATCTGACGCCGCTCGGGTTGGCCGCCGTCGCGGGATCACCGCGCACCGTACGCTTACTGGGGTCGCGCGGCGTGCGCCCATGGCCCACGGTCGAGGCGCTCATCGAGTCGGCCCTTATGTCAGAGGGCGTCGCGCGAGACGCACTGGTCGAGGGCCGTGAGGGCGACCAACGATTTAGGACGAGACCTGCGTCCGACGCTGCGCGCGCCTTGATCGCGACATTTGCCCGCACGCGGCCAACGCTCTCTGTCTCTGACACACATCCGTTGGACGTCCTGCGCGAGGCGACCCTGGAGGCGGCAAGGACCAGCACCGCCCACACGATCAGGACCGATTTCGGGTTCGACCCTCTTAGGGGCACGTGGCCAAACAACATCGTGCGCGATGTCGATGCATTGTTGGCGCTGCTGGGCATGCCCACTACCCTGCGCGTCTTTAGGGAGGTGGTGCCGCGCGATTCGCCCGTTTTGACCGGCTCGGCGATTCTTGGCGCCATCCGATCCGACACTCTGGCGGACCTCACGAGCGCGGGCACCCTCACCATGGAAGAAGCCGAAGGCGTCCTGTGGGACGCCGGAGCGCCGTCATTGCATCCGGCGCCGGACCCGTACACGTGTGCGCATACGGCCCGAGAGTCGTTTGACCAGTTTGTCGGCCGTGTCGTCGAGGGCAGCGTGCGGTGGCTCGACTGGCCGGCCCTAACCGGGGATCTTTTGGCCGCCGGCTACAGTGCCGACGACCATCACGTCTCGGTAGGCGCTCTCCTCAACGCCGCGCCCGGCGCCGCTGACACAGGTTTGCACACGCCGCACGAGCGCACGATCGCTCGCGCGAGGCAGTTGTATGACGCACCCCTACACGGACCGATGGAGATCATCGACGCGGCGGTCCAGGTTGCGGCACTTGAGCGGCTTCTCGTCCTCTTTGGTGATGCCGCTTGAGGCGACTGGGAACTAGCGCGCGCGCGGATCGGTTAGCCGTCGGTCAACCCACACAAACAACTTGCCCAATCAGAAATCATATAAATAAAAATGATCCTCAAAAAATCCTGGATTCCGGTCGCCGGTCAACCGATCCGCAAGCATGACCGAAAACACACACAAAAAAGAAAGAGAGCGTCGACGGGGCCGGCGACCCCACGCGGCCGACGACTCTTCTTTTTTTTTCCAAATAGAAACACACCGGGCAAAAAAAAGAGAGGAAAAAAGAAATGGCCTCTCTGTGTGTTGGCGATTGTGGACGCCAATTTGTCTTCTTCTTCTTCTTCTTCTTCTTGTTCTTTTGGCGGCCGATCCGGCGCCGCATCGGTCGCGCTCGCGATCAGACGGATCCGCCGTGCCCACGGTCGGTCCGCCGTGCCCACACGAGGGCACAGCACAAACTATAGACAAGGCGAGTGCCACCCGAGAAAGAGAAAAGATGGAATGGCGCACTCACAGTGCACGACCCACGCAACTCCAAGTCTGAGCATTCTAGTGGATAACAACGACAACGGACCTCGCCTCTCCTCAAAAGACAAACAAAAAAGTCGCTCTTTTCCTATGGCATCCTCTTGTGGGACATGCGCCATGGACGCGCACAACAACGACACACGGGCGCCGTGTGGACCCTGTCTGGTGGTCACGGTGTCTGGACCTGTGGGTCCGCCAGGAGTGTCGGGCGCGGTGGGTCCCTCTGGTGTACAGGGCGCGCCAGGCCAAACGGGTGCGGCCGGACCTCAAGGGCCACCCGGCGCACAGGGACCGATCGGACCTACTGGGCCCGCAGGACCTGCGGGTCCCTCAGGACCCGCGGGTCCGCCCGGCGCATCGGACACGCCGCCCACAGTCAACTTTCGCGCGATCAAAAACGTCACGCAGGCTGGACTCGGGCCGGGCACCACGACCGTCGTCACCTTTCCCCAAGAAATCTTTGACCTGCAGGACGGGATCGCCGCCGACAACTATGACCCCGCGACGTCGACATTTACGGCGCCGTTTGATGGCGTCTACCGATTCGAGTCCCCCAACATCGTCCTCCGCGAGACCCTTACCAACAACGTCATCGTTGCGCTGGTGAGCGACAGCGGCGCGCCTCCCATCGAGCGCTGGGTTGCCATTCCGAGCCCCGGCGGCATCGGACAGTTTGACTTTTTCGTGGGCACGCTCTCGGGCGATTTCCTTCTCGCCGCCGGCCAGACGGTGCGCGTCGAGATCACGGTTGTGGGTCCCGGCACCGTCTCGTTCCTGGCGTCGACCACGCCATTCTCCTTCACGGGTGCGTTGGTTGCGCAGGTTGGTGCGTGAGCACGCGCGCCACCACGCAATGGACGCCAGAGTCTCGGTTTGCCCCCAGCGGGTAGAACAAAGGGAAAAAGATTGCCAATCGCCATGAACAACGAGACCTTTTGCAGTCGCCAGCGCGATCGCGACACAGCCGGACGTCTGTGTGCCTCTTGCTGTGATCGTGCCGACGACAGCGGCGGCCCATCCTCGGCATCGTCACGCAACGACCACACGCGCGCGCAGCGGCATCTGGCACGCGTCGTCGCTGCTCGATACCGTGCGCGCCATCAACCACCATGTCCGCCCCTGTCGGTTGTCGGCGTGCGCGGTGGTGGAGGACCCGCGGGGGCGATAGGACCGCGCGGGCCCGCCGGACCTTCTGGCGCGCCCGGGGCAGCCGGCGCACAGGGGCCCCTGGGCGTGCCGGGACCTGCCGGACTACCGGGTCTCCCCGGACCTCCGGGAGCGGTCGGACCCCAGGGACCACAGGGACCGCCAGGAGCGCCTGTCGCCACTGTGACTTTCCGTGCCGATGGCGTCGCTGCGCAACCCGTGACATTGTCCACGTTTGTCACGGTCGCCTACGAAGACGAGATCTACGACCTGCAAAACGGCACAGCCGCCAACAACTATGATCCGGCGACGTCGACCTTTACGGCGCCGCTCGCCGGCGTATACCGGTTCATCGCCACGGCCAACGGCACGCGCATAGATGGCGAGCCAGACGTCATCATTCTCTTTGTGACGAGCGCCGTCGGCCAGGGCAGCACACAGGCCCAATTCTCGACCTTTGACTTTGCAGGTGTCGACGACGACTTTGGCGTGACCATCACCGGCGATTTCCAACTTGCCGCGGGTGACACGATGATGGTGCAGATCCGAATCACTCCTCCCGACCTCAACTTTACCCTCGCCGCCGCCGACACGATCACGCGCACCTTTGCAGGGTCGCTCGTCGCCGTGGCGCCCTAATGCAGACCGAGACCCATCTTTGTTGACATTCAATTTTCCATCCATTATTCCTGCTCTGTCTTGCACTTTTGGGAGGGAGGGGCGGTCTCTTTTGCATTTTTTTGAAAATATACAGGTATGCGCGGCGCCGCATGTGCGCGACGGCGACTAGGGTCCTCTGCCTGCATGTGTTGGTGTGTGTGTATGGGTGTGATGTGTTTCCACGCGTAAAACCGGTCGGGCGACCTGTGCTCTCCCATTTGCCGTGTTGCTCGCAGCGGCCCGCCGCCCTTGTGGACCGCGGCTCGTTGGCCAACGAGCATTGGCGGGCTACGCCAAAGGGTCATGGCGACGCTGCCGGGGCCGACCCAGCAAACTAAAAGGCGCGGCGCGTTCGCACGGTCCAAACGCACGCTCGCATGCGGCACTGGCGCTCCCCGATAAACCTTTTTTTTTTCGTGTGGTGTCGGGCTTTGGGGCGATGGCCGAAAAAGAAAATGGGCAGCCAAAGTTCGACCTCGTGCCCCGGCAGTCGTCTTTGGATCGTGTGGCCTCTTCTCCCTGCCCTCTCGGTCATCAGTCTCGGATCCGGCCGCAGTATCGCTCGTCAACTCGCTTTTCGTCCACAAAATCTTTTTTTTTTCGTAAGAAAAAAGGGCACGTGAGCGCCGCATCAATGTCGACGCGCACGCCCGAGGCCGCCAATGCGACCCCCAACAGTGCCGCCAACAGTACCGCCAAGGGCCGCGCGCCACGGTCGTCATCGCGGCCAGTGCCAGACGATCCGCACGCGCCCGAGATGATCGTCCGCGCCTGGCCGCACGTGCGCGAGATGATGTCGCGTCGCGGCTACGATACGTCCGCCATGGCGCCCACCATCAGCGAGGCCAAGGCGCGCAAGACGCCGCTCTTTCGCCTCCTGTACCCGCAGAGCCAAGAGGCCATCGACGCCGCGCTGGCGGCGGCACGCGCCGCCGGCATGCGGAGGGCACGTATCGACCGACCCGACGGTCCGATGCTCGTCGTCTTTACCGGCGTGCCCAAGATCAACGTGGACACGGTGCGCAAGGTGGCGGCCCGCATGACGCGCCCGGCGCAACCCGCGAAAGAGACATCGCCGCCAATGGCCGGATCACTGAGCGGACTGCCGCACCGCGCGCTCGTATTGTCGTGCCACGGCTACACGACGCAGGTGCCGGCGCGCATCAGCGAGTCCATCGCGCCCGGCCAGCACGTCGAGTTGGCCACCTACAACCAGCACTTTTTCTGCCCGGTCGACCACTGGCTCGTGCCGCCGCACGACGTGCTCTCGGCGCCGCAAAAGGCCGCCCTCTTGGCGCGCCTCGGGCTCGCCGACGACACGCTGCTGCCGCGCCAACTGCGCACCGACGCCGTCTCGCGCTACTATGGCCTCGATCCGGGCGCCGTCGTCCACTACCGGCGCCCCGTGGGCACCCTCGAAATGTTTCACTATTACCGCGTCGTCGTCAACGGCAACTAGACAGGCGCACCGCCAAAGCCGCGCATTTCTTGCTCCATATGGTTTTTTTGTTTCCTTTTGCCCCTTGGTTCACGTGGGCGCTGTCCTTTTCTCTTTCCCTGCGCCGTCTGCGGGTGCGCGCACAGAAAGAGAAAAAGACTCAAAGAGCGCACAAAGACCACCGCCTTGCCGAAAGAGATGCGAAAAAAAAAGACAATAAAAACAACGAAAAACAAACAACGAAAACAACCATCGTCCCGTGCAAAAAAGGAGAATGTTTGAGAAAAAAAGCACCGGTCCACTTTGTCGCTTGGCTTTGCATCGAGGAAGGCACTTTTTTTTGTTCGAGTTGGCGCTGGTGTCGATCCAACGGTTGCCACCAGCATGGTCGCCGCAGGCCATCCGTGCTGCCTGCCCGAATGGGGGAGAAGCGTGACCTCTTGCGCAGACGCACGGAAAGCCAACGCGCGCACGGGTTTGCGCGACTAGACTCGCTGGGACTGGCTGCGGCGCTACAATCTCTTTTGACAGTTCATTTGCGCGGGCGCGATCGTGTCGGCCAGGGATCAGGTGGCGGGGCGCACGATAACCGGCACGGCGACGGTGGGGCGCGCCGCGAGAGCGGCCTCGGCAGCCCGCAGGCGCGACGACAGACGGAGATCACGCAGGCCCAACAGCAGAAAGAGGCCCAAGACGACGACGAGGACAACAATGCCGATGACGACGGCGTGGTCGACGATAAAGCGCTCGAATCGGTTGAGGCGGCCAAAGACGACGTTCTTGGCAAAGGTGCGTGAGGCCGACCGCAGGCGCGCGGCCGTCACCGGTGTGGGCGTTGTCGAGCAGATGGTCTGCACGCAGGGCGCCAGCGTCTCGCTGAGCCAGGGAAAGGCAGCGGCGGTGCGCGCGGCGGCCTCGGTTGACTCGAGGGTGGTCACCACGCGATCGAGATCGGCACACATCTGATTGGTGGTGGCGCCCGCCACGTAGCCGACACCCTCGGCGAGACAGGTGATCTCGGGACACGTTGCTGAAGACACCACCGAGGCGCATTTGCTCCGGTCATAGGTCGACAGGCCGGGCGTGCAATACTCGACGGCGTCGGTCAGGGTCTCGATGTACTGGAGGCACGTGGCACTGGGCACGGGCGCGCCACCGCGGCCGTCGCCCGCCACAAAGGCCGAGGCGCGCGCCAATGCATCTGACACGGCCGGTCGCCGCTGGCGCAGAAAGAATGGATCGCCGGCGGTGGTCGGCGTCGTCGTCGTCATGGTTGTCGTCATCGTCGCCCGTTTTTTTGCCCTCTTCCCGTTGGGGCGCCGAGAAAAGAGACAAGTTTGAGGATTGCGCTTTTTTTTGTTTGCGCGTCTCTCTCTCTATTTTGTTTCTTGGCGTAGAGGCTGCGCGTCGCGAGGGACAAAAGCACCGTGTTTCCTCAAGAGTCCAGGCATCCGCGCCGTCGCGCCCACGTCCGCCACACCTGCCGCGTCCTCTTTTTTATTGCCTTTTTCTCTTTACGACCTGCGGATCACCTCTTTTGCTCGGTGCTTGCTCGCGACGACCGACCGGCCGGCTGCGGCCAAGCGCGAGCGTATGAAATCCAGGTCAAGCAAACAAAAAAAAAGGCGAAAAAATCCAGACAGCGCCTCCCCGACGCATACCGACTAGAAAAAACTTGACCCGCGCACACTGGCCGCGAAGCGAGCGCCAGCGCGGTTGCCGTCTCCGAGAATAAAGGCGCAGCCGATTGGCGCCGCAATAAAAAGGGAGGCATTCTCGGAAAAAAGAGCAGCAGACTGTACAAAACCGTGCAACCGCAAATGAACCCGAGACAAAAGAAAAAGTGTGCCCGACTCGTCTTGGCTTCGAGGCCACGCGGGCCACCGAGAAGAAAAAGAGACGCGGGCGACGACTTGGCCTTTTTTCATTTCATTTTTTTTGGTTCCTCAAATGCGCGGCAAAGAAAGGGCGTCGAGGCCGCCATTCTTTTTTTTTAGACTTTATCCCGTGCGGCGGTGTCGGCGGCCACAAAAGCAAAGGCGCTTTTATGTCGTATCTATTTTCATGGGGTTTGCTCGTTGGTCGACGACATTTTCTTTTTCTATACGAGGTCAGTTCCGTCCATGCCAAAAGGGGGATCGTGCGACCGTGCCACCCGATGAGGACGCAGCCGCACGCATCCACAAAGTAGCGCGAGCCCGCGCGCACGTGCACCGTGCCTCTCGCATAAGGGGCGCGAAAGGCTACTGTTGCGCGCTGCTCGATGGCCTCGTCAAATGCGCGACTGCACGCGTCGCACCGGTCTTGTCGGCAAACGAGGCCAGCCACGCGGCGAGTTGGTCGTGGCCGCGTCGGCGTGCGACAGCGTCGGCCGAGAGCCCGTCGCCGGTCGTGGCCGAGGGCGACGCGCCGCGCTTGAAGAGCGCCCGGCACGCATCCTCGCGGCCCCAAAAGGCCGCCTGGTGTACAAAGGTCCATCCCGAGCCGGGTCGTTTGTAGACGACCGCCTATTCTGCCAGGTCGTCGTCGGCGCTCAGCGCAGCGAGCACCTTGCCCCACTCGCCCGCCTTGGCGCGCAAATACATCTCATCCACCAATTCCTTGTCCATCGCCGCGATCGACCCCTGAACCGTCTGCGGACTTTTTACGCGCAATGCAGCGCCCTGTTTATCTTGTGGGTCGGGCCCATCTTTTTTCTTGGCCGCTCTTGGTGTGTTTCGTCGTGGACGCGTGCGCGCGCGCGTGTGCGATCTCTCGTCGGGCGATTAAAAACAAGCAAAAAATCGTTCAAAAAATGTAAATAAACCCATGGATGTCCCGGTTTGGTGGTTCTATTTTTTTTTGCTTTGTTGACGTCGCTCGTATTTTGCGCTCGCGCCTGCAAAAAAAAGGGGAAAGGGCAGTAGGCCAAGCACTACCGCGCCAGGCTCACGACTGAGGGCACCGTCTCGGTGCGCCGTCTGTGCTTGCCCGCGACCACTTTGCCGCCCTTTTTGGCCAATCGCCCTTTTCGGGCAATCGCCCTCGCGGCAGAATACGGTGGTCCGCCGGCTGTCTCTGACGAGATCGACGTCGTTGCCTTTTTTTTCTCCAAGCGCGGCTTTGCGTGAGGCTGACACGGGCGGTTCACACGACGGTCGCCCTTTTCGTTTCTTTTTTTATTTTCAAGTGGTGCCCAATCAAATGGATGCCGGCACGTCGCCATGGCCGAGCCGCCCGCCTTCTGGTCTTTGAGGGGCGTACTGACATTGCCCTCTTTCTTGGCTCTTTTCGCTTCTCTCCCACACGCACACAAAAACTATCACGCTTCTTTGTGGCCTCCTCGTCGCGGCAAAGAGACAACAACAAACAGAGCGCCGTCCTGCGGTCTGAACCTTTTCGGTCGTTGACTTTTTCTTTTTTTTTCCCTTGGGGGCTAGGGCACAGTGGTGCCTGCAGCGACTAGCGGCAGGTCTTGGATGGCCACGTCGACCTCGCATGCCCAAAGGCATCGGTCGCGCGGGTCGGCCTCGATAAAAAGGGTTGCGGTTCGTGCGACCCTTTCTGCCGGCCGGCCAGCGCCGCGAGCCGTACGGTCCACGCCGTTGGGCACGAGGATGGCGCCTTTCGGGGGCCCACTGTCGCCGGCGCCCGCGGCATAGGACCGACGCCTCTGTCGGTGCAGGTCGACGTCGGTGGCCGCGCTGCTCCACGAGGACAATATCTTGGTCTCGAAAATACCCCGTAGCGGGTGGTAGAGACGCGCGCAAACACGCACTGCGCGCGGCGTCGTGTCAATCATGCCCGCTGGACGATCATCGCCCGGCGCCCACAAACCGAGTCGCTCGGCCATGGGCGCACATGAAAAGGAAATGCCAATGTCGTCGGTGCCGTCCGCCGTCGAGCAAAAGACGAGCCCGACGGCAAAGACCAGGCCATCGTATTCGACGCGATCCACAGACATGCCGGTCGCGTCGGTCGACAGGTCTAGTTGACGCCACCGAACCCCGTCCTCGTCCTTGTTGGTCGTATCGATTGTTCCGAGACCGGGCGGCTGCACTTGGCAACGATAGTGTCGCCCACCACTCGGCCAGCCATTAAGACACTCTAGCGACGCAGATGGGATCAAACAGGCAAACCGCGCCGCTAGGGCCGCCCTCACATTGGGAGGAATGTCGGCGGCAATCATGTGAGCCACAAAGTGCGCCAACCGAGACACTTTGGGCGATTGGTCGGGAACATGGGTGTGTGCGACGCCGCAGCGCCTCGGTGATGGCGAAGCCGATGAGAGGTCGCCGGCGAGCATTCGAAGCGCGTCGATCATAATATCCTGTGCGCACGTGCCCGGCATGCCGAGAAAGAGGGCGGCACCGACGCCCGCCACGGGGTCGCAACATGGAGTGAGACTCGGGATCGCATAGAGCCGATCGACGAGAAATGCGACGACGTCGGATGAAAACGGCATGTGGACGACGTAAACAGCACGCAATGTGCGCTCGCCGTCAATATGGCCCATGTCGACGCGATCAGGATCGGCACGGGCAAAGAGCATGGCAAAGTAGGCGGCCTGCGCCAGTATTGCGCGATGGCCCAGTATACGCGTTGATGTCTCTGCGAATGTCTCTGGCGCGCCGTCGCTCGCCCAAGCGCCCCCTGGATCGCACGGCGCCAAGACGATCTCGCAGTCGCAGTAGAGACTGCGCATGGCGCCGAGTGGCGACGCCGCCATCCAGCGTGACGGCCAAAAAGTTTCCCCTTGCGTCGCCCTCTTTCACCGCGTGACCGACTTGGGTCTTGCCGACGCGCGCGCACATCTCTGGCCCCCGCCCACGACGCGAGCGCACGAGGCGGTCGGCTCTCTTCGCGTGCTCTTTTTTTGTTTTTTATTTTGGTTTGCAAGAATCAAACCCGCAGTCGGTTCATTGCCTGTGGGCACAGCGGCGACGATGGAGTGGCGCGCATTGGGGTGAGGGGTGGCGAAAGAGAGGGACGCGCAAAAATGTAGCCCAAGAGAGCGTGTCTCATGTCAACTCTTGGACGTCAATCTCGACCGTGCATGCCAACAGCCTAGACCACTGGCCGTCGACGCGGACACTGTGCTGGACGCGCTGTACGTGCAATTCCCCTCGCCGCGAAAATGCCATCAGAGGCGCGGGAACCAAGGCCATGTGCTCGTCAAGGACGTGACCGGTCGCCGCATAGTCGGCCTGTTGACGCCTCAAGGTCTGCTTGTCGGGACCTTGACCGTGGCTCGGCTTGGCCCAGCCGCGTCCGACCTTGATGCCGCGCGTCGGATGAAAGGTCGTCGCTGTCGCGGCGGCGGCGCGCGGTTGCGCTTCAACGCCTCCATCGGGCGTCCCCGAGAGCACCCAGGTGTCGGGGGTGTCTCCGTCGGGACTGGCCGAAATATAGACCTTTGTTTCTGATCTGCCGTCGGGCGAATCGTGTGACGTGCCGACTATGTAGGCGCCGAATCGGATGCCTTGCCATACAATCTCGCGGTCGCGCTCGGGTCTGTTTTTTCGGCACGCGTCCCACGGCAGCGAAATTGTGCGCCAAGAGCGTCCTTGCGCATCGGTGTGAGTGCCGGCAGACACAGAGGGTTGGGGGCGGTAGTAGTGCACGGGCACCATGTCGGCCGGCACCGAAAGACGGTCGGCCTCGGACAAGAGGCCAAATGTGCGCGCCAACAACGCGCTCTTGAGGTCGCGCTCTAGGTCGCCGTGGACCAGGTGCAGGACAAATGCGCCCAACTGCTCGGTGGCTGCGCGCCTTGTGTCGCCGTCGAGAGCGCGAAAAAGTGTGCCGAGCGACGCATCAAGGAGGTCCACAATGTCGCTCCGGCTCATGCCCAGGTAGATGGCCGCAGCGACAACGTCAACGGCATCGGCACACGCATTGCCGGGATCACCGCCTTTGGCGACGCCGTACAAGACGTCGACGAGAAATGACACGCTGTCGGCGGCAAAAGGTATGCCGACACGGTAGGCCAGGCGGAACGGGCGCCCATCGGTGTCGTCGTCGCCGCCCTGGGCATCAGTCTGGTCGGGCACGGCGTGCGCAAAGAGCCTGTCAAAGTAGGCGGCCTGGGCGAGAACCGCCCTGTGTCCGACGATATCGTAATACGATGCCCGCCTGTCGCCACTACCGCCGTTGTGGTCGTCGCCCTCGTGTGGTGTCACCTGGATGACACAGTCGCAATAGACGCTGCGAATACTCGCAAATCCGCGGCGATCCATATGTTTGTGTGTGGGTTGCGGTTCTGCGGCGATGGCACAGCCTCTCTCTGTCTCTTTTCGACCGCCTTTTCTTTTTTGTCTGTCGGCGGCGGCCAATCGTTGTGCTTGTTGCAAAAAAACCCCAAAACAAGAGGGCCGCAGAGAAAAGGAGGCGGTGATAGAATTGACCACGCCCACGAGAGGCGCAGCGCACATTCGCCTTTCTCTGGGTCCGTCGTCGGCCATCCACACGCAAGGCTGCCTTTTTTTCATTCCGGTTTATTTTTGGAAATAAGTTTTTTGTTAAAATGTGGATTGCGTCTATTGCCCCTTTTGGTCGCAGGCGCCACCACCAGAGACGGCCCAAATTCAGGTTGCCGCACAGTGGATGTTGCCGACAAGAATCGAAACCCACGGCACCGGTCTGGCCTTTTTTTTTGCTCTGGAGAAAAAGGGACGCGTGTCGGCGCGCGGCCACGGCCATGGCGCCAAAATCGAGCCGCGCGACGGGGTTGGACCTCGGCGCCGGCCAAGAGATCGTCGCCCCTCCCTAGAAAGAATAACCGTCGCGGTGCGCGCTGCCAACGTCGATGCAGGCGCGACGAGAAAAGGTGGGAGCGTGGGCCGTCGCGCGGCGATGCACAGACATGGTGTGGGAGGCGATCGTCTATGCGCTGGCCGTCGCTGTCGGTCTATGCGATCCATGTGATGCGGTGGCCGCTTTGGGTCCGTTGGCCATCAAGTTGGCTCAGGCGGCGACGGTACGGCCCGATCTCTTCTTGCCCGGTTTTATTCGCGCTCTGCGTCCGCTTCAAGACTGCGTGCCCGCCGAACCCATCGATGATCTGCCCGACGGCGCCGCTCTCCTGGCCAGTGGATCGGTGGCCCAGGTTTATGCGTGTCCGTCCTCTGCTTGGCGCGACAAGATGCACCATAGGTGCGACCACAGTGGCGTGGGCGGGCACGGTGTCGACGACCCCGACGGCGGAACCGGCAACGAGGGCAACGACAACCGGAGCGACAGCGCCGACGACGGCGCGGGCGTGTTTGTGCGCCGCAGCGGCACCGGTCGTCCTCGACGCGCGCTGCCGGGGCTCGTGGTCAAAGTGCGACGTCCGACCGCCGCACAATACGTCGCTGTCGATCGCGCCATTCTGGTGTGGTTTATACGCATGCCGATGGGTCGCGCGTTGATCGCCCGCGCGTGCAGGCGCGCTCTCGCAGCCGACGCCATCCAACACCTGGTGGCGATTGCCGACGACGGTCTCGCCAAGCACATGGACCTGGCGGCCGAGGCCTCCAACGCCGAACGCATGCGTGCGCTCTTTGCTGACGATCCTTCTGGGACCGTCTTTGTACCCAAGATCATCAGGGCGCTGTCTACGCCCGAGAGGCTCTTTATGGAGCGCGTCGACGGCGTGCCCATCGCGCACCTTTCGACGGCAGCGGCGCGATCAGCCGCCGCGCGTCTTTTGGTCGCGGCCGTGTGTCGCATGGTCTTTGAGCACGGCCTCTTGCACGGCGATATTCACGAGGGCAACGTGCTGTGCGTCCGCGACTCTGACCCGGAAGCCCCCGACGCGTGCGTTCGCATCGCGCTCTTGGACATGGGTATCGTCCACGAGATCGACTCGGATCAGCGTCGGCTGATTGCCCTCCTGCTCCGCACGGCCATTGGCGTCGACGCGCCCAATTTCTTGGCCGCCTGTATCTATTATGGCGCAACCAAGTCGGGTGGATGCTTTGAGCAATTTTGCAAAGGCGTCGCCGGTGCGGTCGCCGCGGGACGCCACGGCAGCGACCTCGGCGCCTTTCTGGACAGCCTCGCGGTGGCGTGCGCCGATTCGGGCGTGCCCATGGATCGCGACATGATTGCGCGCATCGCACCGTTGGCCGCCGCCGACAGCATCGCGCGCACCTTTATGGCGCCGTCGCTGACGGTCGTCGCCTGCGGCCTCTATGGCCATCTCTTTTCGTGACCTCTTTTTTTTCCCTCGTTGCCCGCACAGCGCCTTTGCACTTTGCCAAGAACCTGCCCCCACGGGCCGACCTTTGCGAAACCAATATTCGTCTCGTGTTCAATGGTCGCCCAACCTCGCGCGAAGAAACCATCTCCCCGTCGCGCTCTCTTTATGCGGCTGTGGCCTCGACGAGCCTATGCGCGTAGGGTTGCATCACCAGTTTGTCAAGTGACATGGGAAGGAAAAAAAAGGGTGACCGAGTGATTCTGTGCCGCGCGGCGGGCTGTGGCTCGTCGGTGGTCCCAAAAGAAAGGAATGGGCCGAGTGCGTAGGTGTTGTCTGCCACGAGACCTCAAAGATTTTTTGGGACGGGGGCAGGGAAAAAAGGGCGGGGTCACGAATCGCTGTGGTTGGACGGATCGCAAAGTGCCATGCAGGTCCCCTCGACGGATGGCCCAAGAAGGTTCGCGGTCACCCACGACGCCAAGTTGGCCGACGCGTGGTCGGCAGGGCGCGCGGCGTAGAGGGTGAGCAGATCGTCCAAAGGTCGACCCACAAACTCCCACCATAAGCCGCCGTAATCGAGCGCATAGTCGACCGCTGCCACGGTGCCCCACATGGCGCTGTCCAAGTCGCAGCAGACCAAGAGGCCCTGGCAGCGCCGCGACTGGTCTTCTTGACATTGAACTACGCGCATCGTCGAGACGGGTATCCACGAACGCATGCTGGGCATCGACGCCCACGCGAAATTGGAAAAGGAGACTTGCATCTCCCAGTTCTCTCGGTTTTTGATCGTCGCCGCGCCCAGCGGGTCGACGGCGTGGACGAGCGCCGGCGGGACGACAATGCGACTGTCGTCGATGCGATCCGTGGGCAGATAGGCCAGAAACTCATTGTCCCATTCCATCGTCGACCAAACATGGGGTCGGTCCGTGTGCACCCGACGCATCCTCCACTCCACGCACCGGGCGTGGGGCCCGCGCCTCACCGTATCCGCACAGTCGTCGCACAGCGCCGTATCGGACCGGTAATGACCCGGTGCGCCGTCATCGCACACCCACTGCGCCAACCGAACAGGTCCTGACTCGCCCGTGTATTGGTCGGTGCACAGAGAGCAGTCGGCGCCGCTGGTCCACAAGTCGTCCCAGCCCTCGCCCCATTCTTCCCATTCATCCATGGCCGCGTCGATCGAGGCACGCGTCTCGGCCAGTCTTTTGGCCACAATGCGCATGGCAGGCGCGCGCAGCGCGCGGCATGTCGCAGCCAGTGCGGCCACAGTGTGCCTGTCGTCGGCACACATGGCCACGATCTCTGCCCACAGTTCAATGGGCAGACCCGCGTATACATGGGACACGCCGTCATTCTCTTTGTGTTGGGTGCTCATCGTGCATAGACAACAACCAAATGGGGACAAGCGCCTCTTGCTCACGCGGCTGCGGCGTTCACAAACCAACCTGTCGCGGCGGCGACATTTGCTTTCGCGCAAGACAGATTGGACGAGCCATCCCATGCAGTTTGCCGGCTGCTGTGTGATCGGCACCCTCTGGCCGGCCAGCCACCGTTACGCAGTTTTTCCTGTCTCCCTTGGGTGCGCGTCCCTTTTCGCCAGGCCTATCGAAGAAAGCGCATAAATCCGCATTCCTCTTTTTTGCGCCCCGCTTTTTGTCCCTCTTTGGTCGGTCGGCTGCGCGTGAATGCCGCCGACGGTCGTGCGCTCTAATGGGCCCGGTGCAGCGTGCGCACGAGGTGCCGCCCGACAAAACTGTTTATTTTGCGTAAAGTTTGTCCGTTCGGATGCAATTCGTGCGTGTGCCTGCAAAAGGCCTGATGGTGCGAGTTTGAGGCTTGTGCTCGGTCCCCCACACAGGCGCCCATCCAAAGTCGCCCCCAATCTCTTTCTCAATTTCTTTTCTCGATCAAGGTGATCAGCCACTCGGCCCACTGTTTGGTCCGTCGTAGACGCAAGGGTGCGGTGGAAGAAAAAGGACGGACGGGAGCGGTGCTTGCTGGTGACTAAAAATCCTGGAAAAGCGAACCAACAGAAAATCGAAAATTGATGTTGTTTGAAATTTTATTGGACCATCTAGTCGGGAGTTTTAGCCGTTGGCGAGCATTGGACAGGGCACGGTCCAGAGGGACACCAGCAACAAGGTGGCCGCCAGAGGGGAAAGAGGCAGCGCGACGAAAACCGACCATCTCGCCTTGCCGAAAAAAAAATCGCGGCCATCCAAGCGACGATGAGCGAGACACAAGAGACCCCAGAGATTGGCGCCCTTTTGGCGCGACTCACGCCCGAACAAAGGACCGGCCTAGGTCTGCTTTTTTTTGCGCGCCCTTGCCGCTCTTGTTTCTGTCCTTTTTTGTGTATTTTTTGTCACATTTTCCTTCTTCTTGGGCGTCCATCGCGCACATGCCCGATCGATGCAAGCCGACAGTCACTATCCTGGCTGGCCATTCTTCTTTTTCTTCTTTCTTGCCGCGTGTCTGACGGTTTGCTGTCGTTTGGTCCGTGTTTGTGTGTGTGTGTGTGTGTGTGTGTTTGTGTGTGTGTGTGTTTGTGTGTGTGTGCGTGTTTGTGTGTGCGGGCGCTGGGGCGACGCCAGCCAAGGCCATCGGCAGCACGAGCGTCGGACTGCTTGGGCTTCCGCCTATGGCCAGACACGCACGTCATCGTCGCCATCGAGCGCCGTCTGCCGCTGTGCCGCCAACTACTACGCAAACCGCCGCCTCTGTGATGCTGAGATCTTTTATCGCCGACGAGCGAGTGCCTCTTTGCCAAATGCATCGGTCGGGCATGTGGGCGCTGGCCGAGCGCGACGATTGTTCCAAAAGCATGTCGGCGCGCGATTTGGTCTTGCAAGCCCTCTACGACATCCGCAACGACACGGGTCTGCGCGCCGACATGGGCTTTTGGACGCAGGGCCGCGACCTCTTTCGTGGCCGCAGCGATCTCTTTTTTCCCTTTTGCGTCGGCGCCATAGGAGGAGACGACCACTTTTCGGGTGCCGTCATCGCGCGCGGCGAGGCCAAAAACAAAGACCTCGACACATTGGACAATGCGCGCATGCACACCGACGTCTTTGACGTCCTATGCATGATCAAGGCGTATCACGGCGCAACGGCGCCCATGGCCATTGTGTCGACCTATGCGCGGTGGCGTCTCTTTTGGCTCGATGACGCGTATAGCGCCTGCACGCTCGACGGCGAGACGCCAACCCTTGGACCGGCAACCATCGCGGGCAATCTATTGTGCGGCACAGCGCCGTACGACTGCTGTGATCCGCGTCTCGTGCGCGTCATCGCGACGGCCCTCCATCGCATGCACGCGCAACCGACCAGCAAACCGCCGGCTCCCGACCTGGCGGCACACGTCGGCACGTCCACGGCGCGCGTTGCTTGGGAGCGCTCGGCACCCGAGACAACCACATTGCGCCGTGTCGGCGATTCATGGGGCCCGCCAACGGCAACCGATTTTGTTTTGATCGGTGACTTGGGGGCCGGTGCAGACGGTCGTGCGTGGAAGGCGCGCCCGTACACTCGTGACGGCGTTGGGTCGTCATCATCACCAAAAGGCACCGCCAACATCGGCGACGTTGACGGCCACACAGCAGACCTGATCGACGTGGTCATCAAATTTGGCCACGAAGGCGCCGACGTTGAGCCGGGCGACGGGGACGACTTGCAAAGCGGCGGCTGTTTGTGGCGTGAGGCGCTGGTGTGGCGCCGCGTATGGGGCGTGACGACCGCGCGCACGACAACATTGTGCGGTCGACCGGCGTTGGTCATGCCGTTTGCGCGCCCTGTGGCCGCCAGTACCGACGAGGCCAATCGCGTCGGGGCCATCGATGCAGTCCTGCAGGCGGTGGAGCGTATGGCCGCCGCGGGCCTCTGCCATGACGATCTGCATTGGCGTCACGTAGGCATAATAGCCCAACGTCAGTGTGGCGATGCTACCGTCGTCAACGGCGCGGCCCAAAACATGGCCGATATGGTGGTGTTTTTCGATCTTGCGCGTGTGTCTCGTCGGCGGCCCGAGAGGGCTAGCGCGCGCATGAAGGCGGCTTTGGGATTGTGTTCCGACGACAGCGGCGACGGCGCTGATAGTGACGCCTCTGGAGGTGGCACAGAGTCGAGCGGCAGCGACGACAGCAGCACCGGGGACAGTGGTCCCAGCGACCAAGGAGACGATCCCCAGGCCATGTGCCAAAAGGCCGACAGTTGATGGATCGTAATACTGTGTTTGCGGGGGGAGGGGCGGGGTGTGGTCGCACACGCAGCGCTCGCGGATCGGTTAACCCACGAGTAAAATCCTGGATTTTTAGAGGGATTGTTTGATTTATATGATTTATGATTGGACAATTCGGTGTGGATTAGTCGACGGCTAACCGATCCGCAAGCACTGCGCACACGGATCGCGCCCGGCCACGAGACGCCAACATGGAATAAAAAAAAAGAGACCCAACGACAAATTAAAAAAATGTGCCGAGTTTGGGACGCGGCAGTGCCTCGATCGCAAACAAAAAAAACGGACCACACACGCAAGAGTGGCCCATCAGCGCCAAGGTTTGTGAATCACTTGGCCGATTCTATTTGCATGTGCGCGCATTTGTCTTTCTTTGTCCAGAGGCGGCCCGCGATTGGTTGCCCATTGTCTATGGCAGCGGGCGCTCCGGGGCGCCTGTCCACCTTCCACAATCCCCGACCATTTGCATTTGGGTCAAGAGGCATTTTTTCTCTTGCTCTGTCTGAAAAAAATACGATCCGTTGGGTGGGGGCTTTTTGGCCCTCGGTTATCCCCCGTCGCCGCGGGCAGTGGCCGCAAAAAAAAAAGATGTCGCCCTCTTCTTGGTGGCCTCGCCTCTTTGAGGCCGCCAACAGCGCCAAGGCGATACAAAGGCGATGAAAGAAAAAAAGAGGAAAAAAGAGGAAAAAAAGACGCAAAAGAGAAAAGCAAACACGCCATCCAGGCGGCTTGGCGGCGTGCTCCTTTTGTTGTTGCGTCCTTTTGTTGGGGGCGGCGCTGCAGCGCGGGCGCTGTCGCGTCGAGCACGAGCGATCCACGCGCACACAGACAAACACACACGCGGTGCGCTCCTTTCGGCACCGCCCTCGCGCTCCGTCTTTTTTTTTCCTTTTCCAAGGGGCAGCCTCTCTTGTTGTCTAGGATTTCTCTGGCGGCGCGCGAGTCGGCAGGGCAAAAGGCAACAGAGCGCCAATGTCGCTCTCCAACCCGACGACGGCAGCCGCGGCCACTGCTGCAGCCCCCGTTCCACAGCAGACCTCGACGGTGACGCTGGCCGATCTGCTGGCGCAGCAGCGCGCGGCCTCTGCGGCCCTCCTGGCACAGCAGCGCCAAGCCGCCGCCGCACAACAGCAGGGCCTCTCGCAGTTGACGTCGGGCGAGGAACTGGCCGCCCTGGGCGCCGTGCAGACGGCGGCCAACACCAAGCGCATCAAGCAGATCCAGACCGTGCGCCTGGTGACGACGGGCGCGCTCATCGTGAGCCTGCTCGTGTACGCGCTCTACATCTACTACTCGATCCGCACGCGCTACAGGGACCTCCTGGCGGCCATCGACAAGGCCATCGCCGCGGGCGCCTACAGAAAGACCTCGGCCTTTTTCATCCCCTTTGCCTACGACTACCCGATCGCATCGCAGTTTCAGTTTGAGAACCGCGGCTTCCCGGCGGCCGTCGTCTACGCCTGGTACACCAAGCCCTATTCGACCTACTCTCGGGGCGACTTTAATACGTGGATCAGCAAGATGTTTGACTATGCGCAGACCAACCAGGACGCCAGCGGCCAGGACATCATGTGTCACGTTGGAAAGCAATATGCGATCCCCCACTGCCATCCGGCGTGCCCCGGCCCGCCCAGCGACGCCACGGCCGACTACCTGACGTCGATGTTTACCTTTGGCGCGCAGGGCGCCTTTGTCGGCGGCATCAGCGGCGGCCCGCTGGCCATCTTTACCGGCATCGCCGGCGCGGCCTTTGGCGCCTACACAGCCTATTCGCGCCGCAACTCGGCCAAGGCCCTCTGCGGCAACTCGCCCTCGTGCACGGCGCCCGACGGCACCGTGCGCACCTGCTCCTAATCGGCTCGCGCGTACGCCCGCTGTCGCCGCGCCTGGTGCTTGCCAACGGCTGTCATTTTTACGACGACACGACCCAATACATTTTTCAAATGGCACCGATCGTTTTGATTTTGTATTGGTTGTTGTGTTGAGGGGACTTTCGTCACCAGCAAACACGGGGGCGAGTCAACGGCTTGCGTCCTATCGGCCAAAGGTCTTGGGTCGGTCAGTTTGGTCGTGACCGAGCCTTTTTTTGCATCACCAGGGCCGCGTCTTGCGCTTTGTGGATCGCGCTCAGCGCTTGTCGGTCGGTTGACTGTCGATTAATCGGCAGCGGATTTCCCAATCGTAAATCATTTAAATCAAACAATCCTCAAAAAATCCAGGATTTTAGCCGTCGGCCAACTGGTCCGCGAGCACCGATCATGCTTTCTTTTTATTCTTGTCAAAAAAATGTGCTCGATCAGAGCGGGATTGTGAACACGAACCCGAGGGCCCCTGAGGTCGGGTTGTGTGGGTGCCGCGCGATTGATTGGTGGTCTAGAATTTTGGCGGCGTGGGTTTAAATCTTGCGGGCGACCGAGTTGGTCGCGGCAAAGCCGGCCCACCCGACAATCGGCCACGGCTGCGCTCGGCGTCTCTATTTCAAAAAAAAAGTGAAAAAAAATGACAGGCGAGTAAACTTGCTGGGGTCCAGCGCAATCCGATAGCGCCGTGTCTAGAAAAGTCGGGCGCTGACTGAAACATTCTGCAAAGGGGCCATTGGTCATGGTCTCTCGCCTGCCGCATCGAGCGCGCCATTGAGCCACGCCGGCGTGCGCCAAAAGAGAAAAAGAAAAAAAAGTGGACGCAAGCCGACGACAGGCCGGCACACCAACGGGAAAAAAAAGGCACAGAGCAGGGTCACATTCTAAGGGAAATAGGAAAAAAAGGCACAGTCGCTGCAGTAGGAAAAAGAAAGGAAAAAAGGAAACCCCCCACAGAGAGAAATCAATGGAGCACCAGGGACAAAGAGGGGCCGCGCACAGTGACGCTCATAGAGGATGTCGAAAAATGCGCGGGCGGGCGAGTCGCCGCCGGCAGGCAACACTCGCCAGCCTTCCCCCCGAGGCTGTAGCAGCCATCGTGGCGCGGCTGGAGAACCGAGACATTGGCGCTGCGCTGGTGGCGTCGCGCCGCTTTCATGTCGTCGACAAGCGGCGCCTGTATGCGGACGTGTCGACCGAGAGGCTGGCCTCGCGCGGCTGCGTCGCCGGCCTGGCCTACAAGCAATCGCGAGACGCATGGGCGGTCGACGTACGATGCCTTGACGCTGCGGTGCGGGCCGGCCAAACGGATACCGTGAGGTGGATCGCCAGCGAGTCGACCGGGGGGGCCTGCGCGGTACGCGTGCTCATCGTCGCCTCGACGTGGGGACACATCGACACGATGCGGTGGAGCCTCGGCCAGGGTGCCACCGTCACCAAGAGCGCCCTGCGTGCCGCCATAGCCGGCGGCCGTGGCGACGCACTGCGTCTCCTCCTCGACAATGGCACCGTGGGTGCGCCCTCGTGGAGTGCCGCTGTGCTCCGGCGGGCGGCCAAGGCGGGCGACGCCGACGTCCTAGCGCTCGTCTACCAGCGGTGTCACTGCGACCGGTCTGACGTCAGCGAGGCTCTCGCCATCGCGGCATTTTGTGGTCACGTCGATTGTGTGCGCTATCTGGCCGACCAGTGCACGGACGCGTCTGACGCAGTGGCAGGCTTTGAGAGGGCCATCGCGGCATTGCAGCGCGAATGCGGTGTCGTGATTGCATCGCGGTGGCCGGGCGCCGTCGGCATTTCGTCAATGGACCACGACGCGACAGGGCCCACGGGCGCGTCCTATGCCGCGTCGCCTTTACTTACGCCGTCACACTTGGACGCGGCCTATGCCATCCGCAACTCGGTCGAGTCGGCAGACAAGCAAAAAGTCGTCGACGACCTCGACGCCGGTGTCATTCCGGCCGCGGCCGCCTACGATTTGCTGTTTGTCCTTTCCCTGGCGGCCCGCTTTCACAGTGTGGCCTACATGACCGGGCTCGCCGAGCGTGTCCTCTTTGCGAGTCCTCGCGAGGATGTCGTCGCTTGGGTACTGTCCCATGCGAACGACTCGCCGTGGCCGCTGTGGGCGCTGCAGGCGATGATAGGTGGTGACACGCGACCGGCCATCGCCGGCGCCTGCGATGCCGCCCTCGATGCTCTGGCGGCTGCCGCTGACACGCAAAAACAAAAACCGATCGGCGCGTCTTTGTGCGTGCTGGCGGGCGCGGGGCGCGTCGACGTGCTCGATCGGTTGTGGCGCATGATCGCACCGTCGGGGGCAGCCACCGTGGCCGCTTGCGACGCCGCGGCCGGCGACAATGTTGGCACGGCGCGCGCCATTGCAGCGCATGCGCTGTGCATAGTCGACGCCGCGGCAGAGTCGGGGAGCGTGTCCGTTGTCGAGTGGGTGCAGGCGAAATGCGGACCGCACGTCCGCTGTACCGTGGACGCATTCAATGCCGCAATCGCCAAGGGTCACACGTCCTTTGTCGCCTATCTGTTTACCGACGGCGCCGACACGCGACGTCCCACCCACGCCGCCGAGACCGCTCACCGACCGACTGAATGGATGGACGACATGGCGTGTGGCCATCCAGTTATTTGCACGACAGACGCGCTTTGCGAGGCCATCGATGGCGGGCACCATAATGTATTGCGCCTACTCGTCGACCGCGGCGTCATTGAACCCGTGTGGGAACAGTTGTTTCGCCATGCGATCACTGTCGGCAGGGTGTCTCTTGCCGCCCTCATCAAAGGCGACCGCCTGCTCGCCGACGACGTGCGCGACAGGACGTTGGCCGAGGTGGCGGGCTTTCGCGATCTCTGCGCAGTGCGCTTTGTCGTCTCGTGCAAAGGCGGCGGCGCTCCCAAGCACGAACCGTGTACGCGGGCATTTGGCCGCGCGCTCCTCTCGGGCAGCGTCGCCGTTGCCGAGGCCATTGCCGATGCGCGCCCGGACTGCTACGCGCCTCGCCAAGCCATGGCCGTCGGCCTCATGTGCGAGCACAGTCCTCTGTGCGCGTGGCTGCGCAGACGCCACCCCGAGTTGGGCGCGCCTCTTTCCATCGAGCCAGACTGCAGACCACAAGCGCAAGCGACTCCCGCCCAGTGGAAGGACCTGTGGCAGGACCGCCAAGACGACGAATGTCCTTTCAACTGGGAGGCCCCGTGCATGCCGACCTAGGCAACGATGATAAACTCGCGCCCACAAGGGGCAACCATCGACGGCAACGACTGCGAAAAAGGATACGGCACGGTAGGGGGCACGCACGGATCCGCGCCGCCCAACTCGGCCCTGGGCAGGGGGTCCGACCCGATGGCGCCCTTTCCTCAATCGCCAATAAATCCTGCACAAAAAAATGTGCCGATAAAAACAGAACAGACCCAACATGATCCGCCGCAAGTTTTAGACAAAATCCTTGGCGTCTCGCAAAGATGGCGTTGACGGGTCGGATTTGTGTCCAAGGTCGAATCGGTCATCTGGCGCGAAAATCTGCGGCAGCCCATTCATTGGCTTATCACTAGTCGCGATGCTGCGCGAATCGGTTAGGGTCGACATAAAGCAAGGCAACGAAAAGGGCGGCGCCCGTCGCCAGGCAGACAATCGGGCCACAAGGGCACAATCGCCATTTTTTTTCTCCCGTGGCCATCACGGCGACTGTCGAGAAGAAAAAAGATAAAAGACGACGCACTGACAAAAAGCCCCCGCCGATAAAAAGGGGTCGAAAAGTTGTTCACCCTCTTTTTTTGCGGGTGCCGCCATTCGACCGTTGCCCGGAGCGACGGTCACCGACACCAGTGTCAAAAAAAATGATTGGTTTGAATAAAATTAAAAAAAAATAAAAAAAGTGCGTGGTGCGTTGCCATTGGCGCCCGCTGCCGACGGCGCCAAGCATATCGTCTTTGTTGTCCAAACTCTTGCGACAGACAGACAATGCAAGACAACAACAAAAATAGCCGGTCACTCTGCGACGCGGCAGGCGCCCTCGACACCGCAGCGCACGATGCTTTTGGCTTTGATCGGCTGCCCTCGTTGCCGCTAGAGCGCGTGTTTGATGCCTATCTTGCGCGCGGCGTGCGCAAGGCGGGTTGCTACAGGGCGGCGCGGTCGTGGGTCGCCTCGCATTGGCCCATGGTCGCCCTTGCCGAGTTTGATCGCGCAGCCAGGAGGATTTGCGCGACGCTCGCCCCGCCGTCTGTCGTCATCAACGGCACGCGCGTGTACGAGTGGCAGGATTTTGGTGGCGTCCTCTCCAATGACCGAGGTTCGGCGACGCTCGTGCTGGGGGCGCATGGTCCATCGGGCAAGACCACCACAGCGCGGTTCATCGAGACGCGCATGCTGTGCGAGATGAATCGCATGCGCGGCGGCCCACGCGACGCGCCCCTCCTCGGATCGATGGTTCGTCCCTTTTCGCCCGGCAGTGACTACAATCTCGAAGAGGACATTGGTCTTGCCATTGCCTTTTCGCGGTGCCCCAAGTTTGCCGCGTCTCATTTGGACGGGCCGCGCACGCTGTTGCTCGACGGTCGGAGCGTCGCCGATTACACCGACCAGGCCGGTGCTTGCGGCAAAATGAGGCGCCTCGCCACCATGGCCCGCCAGTCGGGCACGCACATGGTCATTGTTCCCCACGTGTATGACAGCGGTCGACTCGGGGCCATTGCGCGCGAGGTCGACCGCATCATCATCACGGCGGGCATCTACGCTTCACACGGCGCGCAGACAGCCTTGTTTGCGCCCCTCCTTGGCATGGAGGTCTCTGCATTGGGCGCCGTGCTCGGTTGTACGCGCCCGTTTGCGCGCCTCGTCTTTGATCGACGTCCAGAGTCGCGCGCCGGCGTCGATGCCTTTGCGCCATCGACGACCACTGTATCGATCGCGGGCGGCCTATGCGACTTTTTCCCCTCTTCGCTCGAATCGGCGTCGTCCTAGTTTTTTTTTGCTTTTTTCCCCCAACTCGACGCCAAACAATAAATAAAAGTAAAAAAAAAAGCCTGCAGACACAGGGCGGCGGTCCCCTTTTTTTGTTTTTTTTTCGTTGCCGTGTTGTAGGGGCGTGAATGTCGGCGGCCGACCAATCCAACGCGCTAGAGGTCTCCCAACGTACCCGAGCAGAGAGACCGATCGTCGCCACAATCTTTTTGCTTTCAGTCTCTTTTTTTTTGACCATCGTTTTTTTGCTGCCGGCGGTCGTCTCTTTTGGCGTGCAGCGGGCGCGCGCCTCGTCGACCCCTCAAGCCCAACCGCCTGCGATCATTCGTTGGCGAGTCCCCTCCTTGCTGTTTTTCATGTATTTATTCTTTTATTTTTTCAAAAGAGAAAAAAGAGGCCGATGCCACCCGACAGCCGCGCGATCGTTTTTTTCCCATTTTTCTCTCTCCTCTTTTTTGTTGATGGCAGCGAGCGGGCACCTCGCCTAGGCGGCGACCTCGACGTCGGCCGCCTCCGACCCGTGTTGGACAACGTCCACCGTGTCGTCGTTGGACGAGTCGGCGTCGAGCACCTTCTTGACCGACTGCCAAAAGGCGTCGTCGATCATGTCCGAGTGGAGAAAGGCAAACGGCGACTCGCCGACGCCCGCCGCCGGGACGGCCGGCCCGACGTAGACGCGCGCGGCGACAACCTGGTCAAAGCCCGCCGCGGCGTAGGCCTCGGCGCGGTCCTTGTCGACCACCTGCGGCATCTTCTCGTAGGCCTTGAGGTTGTCGGTGTCCTCGATCGTCGTGGCATAGTGGGGCAGGACGCCCTTGACGGTGGCGCCCTTTTCGCGGGCCACCTCGGCCAGCACCTGGGTCCACTTGGGCGAAAAGTGGCCCTCGGGGAAGGAGGCGCGCTTGCGCAGGTGCGGGTCAAACACCGACAGCCACGCGCCGTCGAGTACGGCAAAGTCGGCCTTGGGCATCACCGCGAGTCGCGCGCGGTACTTTGTGTGCGCGTCCTTGAGCGGCAGTTTCTTGGGCACCGACGCGACGCTCTTGGTCTTGCCGGCTGTCTTGGTCGCGCCCGACGACGATGATGACTTGCCGGCCTTGCCCGCGGCCTTTTTCGTCGTCTTGCTCGCGGCGCTCTTGGCGGCGCTGGCCTTGGTCGGCGGCGTCTTTTTGGACTTGGCACCTGCGACCTTGGTTGTGCCGGCCGACTTGCCCGCGGCGCCGGTCGATGACTTGGTCGACGATTTGGCAGACGCCTTGGTCGATGTCTTGCCCGCAGCCCTGGTTGATGCGCTTGTGCCGCTCTTTTTCGCCTTGGTCGATGCGCTTGCGCTGTTCTTTTTCGTCTTGGTCGAGGCCGACGTGCGCGCCCTCTTGGCCGGCGGTTCGCCGCCGCCGCCGCCGGCAATGGCTTCCTTGGCCGCCTCCGAGGCCGCGCGCTTGCGCGCCTTTTTCTTCTCGGCGATGGCCCTCGCCTGGGCCGACGCGACGCGCGCTTCGGCCTGGCCCGTGGCCGAGGTCGCGTGGATGATCTCGTGGGCCATGGCCGCTGCGCGACGCTTGCCCGACACCAGTTCGGGCTCCTCGTCGCGCGCAATCGCGCTAGCCTTGGCCGGCGACGTCTTGGACTTGCGCGCACGCGCCGTCTTAAAATCGGGCACGCCGGCGGCGGCGGTCATCACGACCGCCGGCGGCTTGAGACCCAAAGCGGTCGCCTGCCCCTGGTCGTTGCCGTTGTTGTGATCGTCCTCGTCTTCCTCCATCGACGTGGTCGAATCGTCATCATTGGCGTCACCGATAGGCGCCTCCTCTTCGAGGCCAATCTCGGTGTCGTCGCTCTCCGAGGCGCTGCCGCCGTCGACGTCGACGAGGGCCATCTTGTCGGCGGCCTTGGCGGCCTTGGAAATCTGGGCAGAAGCGGCGACGGCAGTGCTCATGGTGGCGCTCGTGTGCGTATGGGTGGCGGTGGTGCTATGGTCTCGGCGCGGCCCCTCTGTCGCGTGCAGGTTTTATCTTGGGGGCGACCCGGAAAAAAAAAGGCCAACAAAAAACACAGCCGCGGACGCGCGCGCACGCCACGGAGGGCACGACCGCCGTGCCGCTTGCCGTGCGTCCGCGTTCGTTCGCCTTGCTCTCGTTCCTGCGGCCGGCCCGTGCGCCCTCGTCCCCCCTTTTTTTCCCCGCTCCCCCGATCGTCCCCGGTGCCTGCAGGGTGCGCCCACGGACCGCGTCTTGGGTTGTTGTCGGCCCTCTATGTTTTTTTTTTCGCAAAAGGGAGAAAAAATGAGCGCGGTCCGGCGTGGCCACCATCGCGCCAGCAACCGCAGGGCAAAAAGAACGCGACCCCTTTTGACCCGCGCAAACTGATGAGGGGGAAGAAAAATGGGGGCGATGTCGTGGGCGGATGCACGCGCGCACGGCGCCGCTGATCGTCGGATCGTATAAGAGACGCCTAAAGGGGGCACGGAGACGACCGCTCACCTTTACCTGCCGTGCCTCTTTCGCGCAGGCCTCCTTTGTCGATTGCCTCTTTTCTGTTTTTTTTTGTTTTGCGCACGCGCGACCGCTCGACACGGCCGCGACCTCCCCGCCGACGCCTCGAAACAAAAAGGAGAAAAAAAGAAAATCCGGAAAAAATGGATGCGTGCTTTGGTTGCGCACAGGACAGCGGCGGCTGCGCGGTCAGTCGCGACGCGCCCCGCGGCTGTGCGACGTCATCCGAGTCTCTGAAAGAGGGACCATACACCAATATCGACCACGATCCCGTCAACGACCTCGACGAGGCAGGGCCTCTGGACGACTCGGATAGAGTCGATACCCTGTGTTATACGGTCGACGACGACGACGACGACGATGATGATGATGACGATGGAAACGGCGACAAAGGTGACGACGACCACTTTGACGCCGACGACATGGACCACGACTGCCAACGCGCACACGACGGCGATGATTGCAGACGACACCGACAGCACGAGGCGAAAAGCGTAGAGGGCCGGCGACCCGGCGGCTACGGCAACCCGCACCGGCATCCGGCAGCGGTGGTGGCCGAGACCCGACCCGACGTGGACGCCGCGGGCGCGCCGGCGCGCTGGCACTATGAGCGCTTTGTCAACACGACCGTGGTCGACGCCGCGGCGCTCGACGCGCTCGCCGCCGAGGTGGACCAGCCGGCGCGGTTGGCGCTCGCGGCGGCGTTGGTGCACGCGCGCGGCCTCACGCGCCATCAGGTGGACGGCTTTGACAAGTTTATGGACGTCTACATGCCGGCCATCGTCGCCGAGAACAACCGCGTGGTGATCGACTCGGACCCGGCGCGGCGCCGGTTCGTGCTCGAATTCGGCGCCGTCACGGTGCACAAGCCGTCGGTGCGCGAGGCCGACGGCATCGTGCGCCCCGTGTTCCCGCGCGAGTGCCGCATGCGCGGCCTGGTCTACGCGTGCACCGTGACGTGCGACCTGCTCTACACGGTGTTTGACACCACGGGCATCACCAAGGAGCAACTCAAGGAGCGCGGCGGCGACTGCGCGGGCCTCCCCCTGTGCCGCACGGTGCGCTCCAAGGAGGCCGTCCTGTGCCAGGTGCCCTGCATGGTGGGCAGCCGCTACTGTCGGCTGCGCGGATCGCCCCACCTGGCCGGCGAGTGCCCGCTGGAGCGGCCGGGCGCCTTTGTCGTGCGCGGCAGCGCCAAGATGCTGGTGTCGCAGATCAAGATGCGCATCAACCACGCGTGCGTCATGCTCGACCACAAGCACGCGAAATACTCGCACGTGTGCGAGATCCGGCCGCGGCACGAGTCCAAGATCCGCAGCACGTCCACGCTGTACGTGTACCTGGCGGCGGCGCGGCCCCACGTCGAGGTGCGCATGCCCTTTGTCGAGACCAACGTGCCCGTCATCGACGTCTTCCGCCTGCTGGGCGTCGAGTCGACCGACGCCATGGTCGCCGCCGTCATGGACCACGCGTGCGCGCTCGACGCCGAGTCGGACGCGCGGCTGGAGCGCGCCGTGCGCGCCGTCTTTGACCAGGACGACCACGCCGGGTGGACGCGCCAGGCCCTGTGCGAGTGGCTCGGGTCGATGGGCACGCGCGGCGGCACCGGGCGCGACGGCACCGGCGAGCCCGCCCAGCGGCCGACGGCGCGCGAGGAGCGCGTGCGCTTTGTCGAGCACATCATGGGCAACGAGTTTCTGCCCCACGTCGGGCTGGACCGCACGCGCGACACCTACATCAGGAAGGCGCACCACCTGGCCTACTGCGTGCACCGCCTGCTGGCCGTGGCGCTCGGGCGGCTGCCGCTGGACGACCGCGACCACATGGCCCTCAAGCGCATCGACACCGCGGCCGTCCTGCTGCCCACCCTCTTCCGGCCGCTCTTTCGCAGCCTGTGCAAGGGCGCCGGCACCTACATGCGGCGCCGGGCGGCGCACGGCCTGCCCATCGAGGTGGAGAACATCCTCGACCACCGGCGCGTGACGGCCATGCTGCGCTACGCGCTCATGACGGGCAACTGGACCGTGCAAAAGGGCGCCGCGTCGACGTCGACGGGCGTCGCCCAGATGCACAACCGCATGACCGTCACGTCGGCCCTGTCCAACATGCGCCGCGTCAACACGCCCATCAACAAGGAGGGCAAACTGCCCAAGGTGCGCCAGTTGCGCGACAGCGTGGCGGGCCTCCTGTGCCCCGTGGAGACGCCCGAGGGCGGCTCCTGTGGCCTCGTGAGCAACCTGGCCCTGGGGACCCACGTGCGCGTCGGTCACGACCGCGAGCACGCCGTCGCCTGTCTATTGCGCGCCGCCGCCTTTGTCGCGCGATCATCGCCCACGGGCAGCGCCAAGGGCGAGGAACCAAGCGACCGCACAGTAGTCGACGCCAACAACGGTTCGGCGTCGACGGCGCAGTTGGGCCCCTCACCACCGCCGCCGCCGCCGGCGGGGCTCATCGGCGTGCTCCAGGCCACGACGGCCCAACGGCGCACGCTCACCCAGGTGCAGGTCAACGGCGTGCCCGAGGGCTACGCCGTCGATGGCACGGCCCTGGCGGCGGCGCTGCGCGACATGCGGAGGGCGTTTGCCCTGCCCTTTGACGCGTCGATCGTGCACCGGCCGGCGCTGCGCCTCTTGGAGGTGCACGTCGACACCGGGTGCTGCCTGCGGCCGCTGCTGCGGGTCGACGCGCTCCACCGGGTGCGCCCGCTCATGGCGCGCTTTGGCTGCGGCGCGCCGCCCGAGGCCCTCTTCCACCAGTTGCTGGCCGAGGGCGTGCTCGAATACCTGTCCAAGGACGAGGAGGAGACGTGCCGCGTGGCCGCCGACCCGGCCGACCTCGTCGACCGCGCCCAGCAGCGGCCGGGCCTTCGGGCCACCGACGGCGCACCCGTCGATCGCGAGCCCTTTACGCACGTCGAGGTGCACCCGCTGCTCATGCTGGGCGCCTGCGCTTCCATCATCCCCTTTTCCAACCACAACCAGGCGCCGCGCAACATCTACCAGACGGCCATGGGCAAGCAGAGCAAGGCCGTCGTGTCGCTCAACGCCGATCACGCCATCGACACCGTGTCGCACGCCCTCTGCTACCCGCAGGTGCCGCTGGTGCAGACGGCCATGGAGGACGTCATCGGCGCCACGCGCCTCCCGATGGGCCAGAATGCGCGCGTGGCCATCATGAGCGACCCCTACAACCAGGAGGACTCGCTCGTGCTCAAGCAGGACTTTGTCGACCGCGGCGGCTTCCGCTCGATGATCAAGCGCACCTACCGCGACGACGAAAAGACGCGCGGCGCCGACGCCACCCGCTTCTGCCGGCCGCAGGACGAGGGCTGCCACGGCATGCGCAAGGCCGACTATTCGAAACTCGGGCCGGGCGGGTTCGTCGAGCCGGGCGCGCGCGTCGTGCCCGGCGACGTGCTCGTGGGCAAGGTGTGCAACACCGACGAGGTGCGCGACCCGGACGGCAGCGGCAACGGCTCGGGAGGTGGTGGTGGTGGCGGCGGCGGCGGGAGCGGCTCGGGGGGCGGCGGGGCGGCGGCGCGCATCGTCAAGCGCGACAAGTCGACCATCCTGCGCACCAACGAGGCCGCCACGGTGCACCGCGTCGTGGTGACGCGCAACGGCGACGGCGCCAACGCGGTCAAGATCGTCACCCGCGCCATGCGCCAGCCCGAGGTGGGCGACAAACTGTCGTCGCGCCACGGGCAAAAGGGCACCGTGGGCAGCGTGCGCTCGACCGAGGAAATGCCGTGGTCGCCGCGCGGGGGCGCCACGCCCGACATCGTCATCAACCCGCACGCCATCCCGTCGCGCATGACCATGGGCAAGATGATGGAGGCCCTCCTGGGCAAGGTGGCCTGCCGCGAGGGCTACGTGGGCGACGGCACCCCGTTTGGCGGCGTCACCGTCGACGACGTCGCCGCCGAGTTGGCCCGCCACGGGTGCGAGCGCTACGGCAAGGAGGTGCTCTACCACCCGCACACGGGCGAGCCCATGGAGGCGTTGATCTTTTCGGCGCCGGTCTACTACCAGGCCCTGCGCCACGTGGCCATCGACAAGATCCACGCCCGGCCGCGCGGCCCCGTGCAGATGCTCACCAAGCAGCCGGTCGAGGGCCGGTCGCGCTCGGGCGGCTTTCGCCTCGGAGAGATGGAGAGTAGGCGATCCCCACCCATCGCCATCATCATCTTTTTTTGGCTGTCTTTTTCATCTCCCCATTTTTTTTCCTTTTGTGTGCGACGTTGCCGTTTTTGGCAGCACCATGGTTGGTCATACTCATTCTCTTTCTCTCTCTGTGTGTGCGTGTGCGTGTATATCTCTTAGGGGAGTGCATCATCAGCCACGGCGCCTCGCAGTTTCTCCTCGAACGGCTCTTTGAACAGAGCGACGCCTACTCGACGGTGGTGTGCGCCGCGTGCGGCCTGCTGGCCATTCCGGCCAAGCCCAAGAACGCGCCCGTCGTCGGCATGGCCGTGCGCGGCTACGACGAGGCCCACTGTCGGGTGTGCGACACGGGCGCCCACGTGCGCGAGGTCAAGATGCCCTACGCGTGCAAGTTGCTCGTGCAGGAACTCATGGCCTGCTGCGTGGCCTTTCGCTTTCGCTTTGACACAACGCCGACGGCCACCACAACGACAACAACAAGAAATGCTGACTCGGTCGGGCGATCGCCCTACCGGCAACCGCAACAGCAGGCCTCGCCAACAGGTGGCGACAAGGGTGCCACAGATGTCGACGACACCAATTATGATGCTGGCGACGATGACGTGGACGAGTGCGTGGTTCCGCGGCTCCAAGGCGCCGGACCCGGCGGATCGGTACTGGCTGCCCTGCCGGCGCCGGCCGTCGACGGCATCCTGGGTCGCATCGAGACCCTGCTTCGTGCCGCCGGCGGCGCGCCCAACAAGCGCAAGCGCGACGATAATGACTCGTAGGCATGGGATCTCTCGATATGCAGACAGATGCACCCAAGAAAACAATAATATATTTTTCCTTCACCATCAACTAATTTTGTCTGTTCTTTTTTGTTTTGCATTGCTTTTGCATTGCTAAATTTTCTTTTTTTTTCTTCAACAGGGGAATTTTTGGGCACCAAAATTTGGCGCATTGCGCGGCTGCAAAAAAGTCGTCTTGCTCGGAATCCCCCTATTTTTTTTGGCGGCTCGTGGCAGACGGCGGGCGGCCTCGCGCGGGAGAATGTCACGGCGCAAAAACCCGACGGGCGCAAAAAACGCAGGCAGCCTGCGGCGCCGACCCATTGGTCCGTGCGATTTATCTATTTTTTCCCTGTCTTTTTTCTGTATCTTTTCTTGTTTCTCCCGTGTGCGCAGAGGCGTTGAGGGCCCGGCCGCGCCTGCGCGACGCGAGCGCGGCCCGATACCAAGACGACGTGCCTTGTTGCGCACGCGCAGACGGCGCGATCGTCTTTTGCGAATCCAACGAAAACAAAAAAGAAAAACCCAACCCCCTAAAAGCACCATAAAACAGACTTGCCATTTCTTTTTCTTTTTTTTTTTGAACCTGACCATTACTCGGCGACAGCGGGGTCCCTCTGGCGCTGCATGCGCGCGCCAGTGCACGGCCGCCGACACACGGACAGCGTGTTAAAAAAAAAAAGAGGCAGCGACCGAGACGCCAACAAAAACAAATATCCAGTATGTTTGCCAAAATACTTTTAAAATGCAGCCTATAGCGCGCGTCGCTTGCAGTGTGACACGCCGCAAGACAACGGCTGCCCACTTTTATTGCGCCTTTTCCTCTTGCAGGACCAGACCCATGGCCGGCTTTTGTTGGCGCCTAAAAGGCCGCTGCGACCAGGCAACCGCCAAGGGAATTTGCCAAAGCCGCCACCAAAAAAATGTCTGCCGTGCGTAGTGCTTGCGCGTCGGTCAGCCGTCGACCCATTTACACCGAATCGTCCAATCAAAAAATCGTATAAATAAAAAATCCCCACAAAATCCAGTATTTCAGTCGCCGGTTGGCCTATCCGCAAGCATCGGTCGTGCGTGCTCCGACACAGATTATTGATCCTGCAAGGCGGCAGCAGTAGCGCGACCGCAGCGCCGGCGGCAAATTCAGACCGCATTGTCAATTTCTTTCCCTTCTGATTGATTGGTCAGTTTGCGATCGACACAGCAAGTTTTTTATTGAAAAAAAACTCGACGGGATGCACGCAGGCGTCTGCCTTGTCGTTGGTGATTTGCTTTGCGGGTCTCTTTTTTTTGTCGTCGACAGACAAGCGCCGAGGTCCCCTGCAACAAAAAAAAAGAGCAACACCCAAGAAAAAAGTTTTAAAGCCGACGAAAGGGCGGGTCTGTAAAAAAACGGGTCATCCAGACAACAATACAAAAAGGACAAAAACATGAAGCAACCACGAGGGCCTCTGACGAGCCTCTGCGACTTGCCGCCCGAGATCATCAACGGCATCACGAGTCTCCTTGGCGACGTTGATTTTTGCGCGTGTGTGTCGGCATCGCGCTTGTGGCGCGCCCACTCGCCGGCCGACTATGCGCGACGTATCGTGGCCTCGCGCGCCTGGTCCGTTCCGTCAGACTTGCTGGCCGCCGGCAATACAATGGCCGTCCGCGGCCTCGTGGCGCTGGGGCGCATGGACTTGAGCGACCACGCAGCGGCACCATGCCTGGCCGCCTACCGCGGCCATTTTCGGCTCCTTGTGGCACTGCACGAGATGGACGCGCCTGGATTTGACCGAAATGTGATGGACTGTGCCGTCGACGGTGGCCACCTTGATATCGTGGTCTTTCTGCAGCACCATCGCCAAGAGGGCTGCACGACATATGCCATGAACCGCGCCGCCGCCCGCGGTCGTCTGGACATTGTCGACTTTCTCCACCGCCATCGCACCGAGGGATGCACGCGTCGCGCCATAGACTATGCCGCAGCCAACGGTCATCTGGACGTGGTCATCTACCTTTGCGAGAGACGCACCGAGGGATGTTCGGTGGGCGCCGTCAACCGTGCCGCAGCCAACGGCCATCGAGACATTGTCGCCTATCTCTTGTGCAACCGCACCGAGGGCTCGACAGCGGTGGCCTTGGCTGCGGCGGCGGCCAACGGCGACGTGCCGATGTTGCACGCGCTCACCGACGACTGTCCTGTGAGGCAGCCAGGCGATCGACGCGCCATGGATGCGGCCGCCGCCAACGGTCATCTCGGCGCCGTCGCCTACCTTGACGAGAGACGGTCCGAGGGGTGCACAGGGCGTGCCATCGCCGATGCCGCCGACGCCGGGCACTTTAACGTGGTCCTTTTTCTGTTGGACCGGCGACCTGCCGTCGACAGTGTCGACGGTCTGCAGCGTGCGGCCGACGCCGCTCTCGCCCACGGTCGGCTCGACGTCTATGATCGGATCGCAGCACAGATGTTGGTGCCCTACACGCCGTCGGCAAAGGCATTTGTGGGCGCGGCGCGCAGTGGCCACGTCGCCACATTGCGTATGCTGCATCGAGACCATCAGCCGCTCTTTGACCAGCACGCCGGCGACACGATCGCCGCCGCCGTCGCCGGTGGCCACGTCGACGCCTATTCTTTTTGCATCGAGACGACGTCTGCGCAATCCCCATTGCGCCATCGGGTCCACGAGAGCCACATACTCGACGGTGCGGTCGCAGCCATCGCCTCTGGGCACAACGCCATGGTGGCGCACACGGCATGGGCCCTATGTGGAGCAAGAGAGTCCTGTGTCTGCGAGGCGCTAGAGATTGCCGCAGCCGCCGGCAACTTGACCACCATTGAGTTGGTCCTACGATACAAGAATTGCTATTGCACAAGTACGCGTCCACGCGTCGCCGGCGCCGCGGCGGCCGCGGGACATGTTGGCGTCGTGGCGTGGCTTATCAACAAGGCGCTAAACTCCATGTCACGGGGTGACGTCGCCGAGGCATCTATCCGGTCGGCCGCCGCTGCAGGGCGCAATGACGTGCTCGACTGGCTGGCGCGCCGGGTCGGCTGCGATCCACGCGTATGGCAGAGAGCGCGTCCCGTGGACGCGGCCTTGGTCGGTGGCCACGTGTCGACGCTGCGTCTGTTGCGCGATCCCGCATTTGGCCGGCGCACGGGCTACCACAGGGGTGATTCCTTTCCGCACAGTGGCGCCGACGCCGATGATAACAAGTCGAGCGCCCCGCCCGCACCATCGTTGAGCGCCTGGCTGCGCGCGGCGCATACCGGCCACCTCGGTGCCATGCGCCATTTGCATGCAGAGGGCGCGCGCCCAGACGTGTGCTCGGGCGTTATGAGCGAGGCCATCAAAGGCGGCCACCTCGACGTGGTGAAATTCGTCTACCGGACGATGCCCGAGCGCCACCCGCAACTCGCGATCAAGGAGGCAGACAGGCACCAACAGCACGCAATTGCCACGTGGCTGACCGAAGCCATCCGCTGCGGTGCCTACAGACCGACCCCACCGCCGTCACCGTGGCCCTGGCTGTCGACACCACCCACCGTACTGGCCCTTTGGAGCAGGAGGGCGACCGGCAAGACGGCCATGATGCGCGACATGCTCCGCATCATGGACGCCATGCGGGACGACCCGAGCGTCAATGTGCCGCCTAGGCCGCCGCCAGACGACGCCGAACCGCCCAGTGGAATCGCGTGCGACATGTCGGGGCCCATGGGCGAGCCCGACTGATCCCTTTCTCTTTTTTTTTCTCCTCTCAAAAAAGTCTCTTGTCGTCTGTTTTCTTTTGTCCAATCGTGTCGGGCAGATGGTTCGCCGTCGTCCCTGCGCCAAATTCATTCCTTTTTCGGTCTGTGCACTTTGCGCATCGGCGCTTTGCGGCGCTCTGCCAAGCAGCCCTATTGTTGCTTTTTATGTTTTTTTACAAACTAGCGCCAACAGGGTGCGGTCGGTGCATCGGGCGACCCACTCGCAACCGAGGCAAAAAAAAGCGCACGCGAGACAGGAAAAGGGGAGGCGGTCGCGAGCGCGCCAAAAGGAGCCCGTATTTGGGGGCGGCGCCTGGATGCCCTACATAAAAAAAAAGGGGGATGCGGATTTTTCCGTTGAATGGGCGCTCTCGAATCACGACTTGCTCTTGGGCAGTCCCAGCCTCCTTTTTTTTGTCGATGCAAGATACCGCGCCTACAGCCGGCAAACTTCCAAAGGGGGCAAAAAAAGTCATAAAAAGTCAACAAAGCGTCCCAAATGTGTCTACGGCCTGCTATTTCGCCTGCTTGGCGATGCGCCAAAGTGCCGACGCCAGGCACGCCTCGTATCCACCTGTCTACATTTTTCAAGCAGGCAAAACAACGGGATGTAGACACTTTTGGGACATCCTTTGACTTTTTTATGACTTTTTTTGCCCCCTTTGAGGGTTCACCGACTGTAGGCGGCCCCGACGGCGTGCCTGCAGTCGCCGAACCGCCAAGAGGGGGAGGGACGAGACAAGGCCATAAAAAGATAGTCGGAGGGATGTCGCAAAAGTGCACGCAGCCCGCTGCCCTTGTCTGCTCAAAAATGGCAGGCATGCCGGGGGGGGGGGGCGAGACATGTCTGACGTCGACATTTTGGGGCACCGACAGGCAAAACCAACAGGCTGTAGACGTTTTTAGGATGCTTTGTTGACTTTTTTTTATGATCTTCTCTTGCCTCCCCCCTCCTTGGCAGTTTGGCGGCTGCGGTGACCAACGCTGCGGCGGCGGACCGCCCTTTTGTTTTCGCAAATGAGAAATCGCAAAACTACACCTCAAGAAATGGGACTGGACGGGGAAAAAAAAAGAAAAGAAAAGGGCGACTTGTCGGTTGGCGCTGTCGTGACTTTTTATGGCCAAGGGCCGCCCCATATTTTTTCATCGGTCTTTTTGTAATCGTCGTGCGTGCAGTCGCGGGTCACAATTCTTTGCCGTGCAAATGGGCATGGAGCCAATCGCGGCATTGCGAGAGGGGGTCGCCAAACTGGACAGATGCCGCAGCACAAAAGACAGGCCGCCGTCGGCTCTGCCTGTTGCCGAGAGAAAAAAAAAAGACCACAATGTGCGGGCGCAATATTAAAAAAAAAAGGACCCAGTCACAGACGGGGACGTCGGAATTCTGGCCGTTGGCACGGTCTCGCACCGGCACGCTCCAGACCCAAACGGAAAAAAAGGAGCGAGAAGGCTCTCGGCTTTTGCTTGCTGGCCCTCCCCATTTTCGCGCCGACATCAACGCCCGTGCCGATCGGACGCGAATTTTCGGTTCTTTTATAGGCGCACACCAGCGCCGGCGCACAAAAAGTCAGCAAGAGAGCACCGAGACGACTGCCATGCAGCGCGAACCATTCGACCTATGGGCGTGGCTGGGGTGTGACCGACCCACGCGCAAGCGCACCCACGACATCTTGGAGAGCCGCGACGCCGCACGCCGGCGTCACACGATCGAGGCCGATCTCGACCGGCGCGAGCCCGCCTACAGGGCCTGCATGCGCACAATCGCCGCCTTTCACGACGCCCACGGTGATGACGCCGTGCGCCTCTTTGCCGAGGGTCAACTCGCCGGCGTCGACAACGGCATTGACGAGATCGATCGCTGCCGCAGCGTCGCCAAGGACTACTTTCGCACTGCGCGGTCTCTTGTCGTCGACCACGAATGCGTGAGTGATCCCGAACGGCTGGCCCGGCTGCGCCGAGAGCACACCCCGTTTGTGCGCTATGTCGAGCCCTTGGACGACGCACAGGACCGTATGCGGGGCGAGGGCGCCGTCTTTAAACCCTTTTTGCGTGACGCCCGGCCGTGTGCGTCATAGAAGAAAAAAAAAAGAAAGGAAACCAGACCGCCGCTGGTGTGGGCCTCGCTCCGGGCAGCGTCGGAATTCAAAAAAAATAAAATAAAAATAGGGCACCCACCGATGCCCGTCAAAAGAACCACACAGACGGCACCGTGTTGCCCCCATGATTCGGGATTGCCTGTCGGGTCTGTCGTGTCGGCGGGGTCGTATCGGCGTTGATGGCGTGCACGCGCCGACAGCCCACGTGGGGCGGCGACGCCAAAGCGTGGATCGTGAGTAGGAAAAAAAACCAGGAGCACCAAGGGCGTGTTGTCGGACAAGTAAAAAAGGGACCAAGGAAAAAAAAGGAAAAAATGCATGGGCATGAGCGTGGGCCGACACGACAGGCCAAAGGGCCGTCGCCGCTGGCGTTGGCGTCGAGCCTCGGGCGCGCACGGCGGAGGGTTCCATGGAGGGCAACAAATACATACGCCCTGTTGCCGACGGCGTCGCCCTTTTGCCCGGCACCTGTTGGTCCCTACTATCCGCTCGGTCTGCGCGACATGTCGCGCGTGGCCTTGACCCTCGTGCCGGCGCGCTCGGCCCCTGCACCGGTCCAGATAATGTTATCAGGATCGTCGACCGCCACCACCACCACAACAACGACGACAACGACAACGACAGCGACAGAGGATTCGCCGCCGCCTCTGGCCAACATCGAGATCGCGCCCGCCATGGTCGTGCACGTGGCCATGCCCCACGATGGCACATTCAGGCGTCCGTCGCCAGTGGTGCCCATCGGCACGCGGTACGCGCTCACACGCAACGAGACGCGCGAGTGCGCGCGCATCGGCCACGAGCGCAATAGGCGCAATCGCGACGAGGGCCGCGTCAGCCGGCGCTACACGGCCCATCGCACCGACGACGACATCTCGGTGCAGGGCGTCATCGGCGAGTGGGCCTTTGCCCGCCTGTTTGACCTGTCGATCGATATCCACGACACGTCGTGCCGCAGCGCGGGCAGCGAGACCCGGTTCGACGCCGTCATGAGCCCCGAGGGGTGGACCGTCGACGTCAAGACCACCGTGGGGCGCGACGCGCCCATGCGCGTGGCCGGCTGGAAGGTGCCCAACCCGCCGGACGTCTACGCGCTCCTGGTCTATGTCAACTATGATCCCGCGCGACCGCTCGACGCGCGCATCCAGCCCCTGCCCGTGATCGAATTTCGCGGCTTTGCCTCGTCGGCCACCGTCTTTGCACCCGAGAGTCGCATCGACACGGTCGCCCGCGACGGCCAGCGCGGCGTCGTCTATGTCGTCGCACAGGATCGGCTCGTCGATCGCAGCGGCCTGGCGGCAGAAGCCGGCGTGCGACCCGGCGGTCTATTGCGCCATCAGGCCAGCGTGCCCTTGCCCTCGATCGCTCTGGATGAGGAGTCTGATGCCCGCCGCCGGCAGCCGGCTCCCTGACGCCCTCGGACTGGCGCAGATTGCCGTGTTGTCTTTTTTCTTCCTTCAAACAAAAAACCAAAAAAAAAAGAAAACGAATGGAAAACCATGTGGCTGCCATTTTTTTTCTCTTTTTGCGGCTGGCGCTTGCCGGCCATCGAGCCGCCGGGCTGTGCGGAATCCAACAATAAACCAATGCGAAAAATGAGAAAAAAGGTAAACCCGCGATTTATTTGCCCAAAAAGCAAAGCGTTGGCCGAGCGGCGGGTGCCATTCGCGCGCCGACGACCCCACAAGCCGCAATGGCCAAAAGGGCCTACTACTACTACTACTACACCATACGCCGGACCAACCCTCAAACCGGCCACTCATTCGCGGGAGGCAATACCTACAGTCGGTGAACTCTCAAAGGGGCCAAAACAAAGTCGTAAAAAGTCAAATAGATGTCCCAAAAGTGTCTACAGCCTGTCGTTTTGCCCGCTTGAAAATTGTAGACAAATGGACATGGGACATGTCGTCTGCTGTCGGCGCTTTAGCGCATTCCCAAGCAGGCGAAATAGCAGGCTGTAGACACTTTTGGGACGCTTTATTGATTTTTTATGACTTTGTTTTGCCCCCTTTGAGAGTTCACCGACTGTACGGCGCTCTCGGAGATGCCGCAGCACAAGCAGCGCGCACCGCCAGCCACGGCTACTCGTGCAACGTCTTTCGCAACAAAAAACGGCCGGCGCGTGTTGTGCGTCCAATTCCAAGCCTCTTGAAAAAAAAAGGACGGGCGTATAGGTGAAGAGAGAGAACTGGCGCGTCGTGCGCCGACTGTGGCCTTTCTGTCGGCAACGGAAAGGGCCGACGGCCTCCGCCCCCTCAACGCCCAATAAACAAACTTGTGCCTCGTAAAAAAACAAACAAAAAAAAGAGAGGGTTGCAATGTGCGCGTCAAAACTCGGTCAAGGGCGAAAGGGGGTCGGCGGCTGCAGGCCTCTTTTCTCTTCTTTTTTGTTGGCATTCTCATTGTCGTCGTTGCTGCTGGCGCCGCAAATGCGGCCGGGCAACTGGCGTCGTGGACTTTGGAACAAATATTCCAACAAAGGGAAAAAAGAGGGGGAGCCGACGGCATGCACGAGGACAGCGACGGCAAAGAAAAACAAAGAAAGGGCAACGGCAGCGCCCATGTCGGCGGGGATAGGAAAAAAAGAGAGAGGGAGACTCGCGACGAGGGCGGCAAAGGAGTCGGACGTCCAACAAAATCCGAACCAATGGAAAAAAAGTTTGAACCTGCATGGAAGAAAAAAGAAATGAGTGGCTGGCGCTGTGGAGGGTTCCCGTGGGTCTCGACATTGGCGTCCTTTGTTTCCTCGCGCGCAGGCGAGCCTTTTGGTTGCCACACACCCTTTTGTCTTTTGCACGCGTCGCCGCTTTTTTTTCCTCTTTGCGCCCGGCCGGCCCGCGCACGACCTGCAACTCGGCCCGACCTCGCCCACGGGGTTCTTTTCCGCTTGCCACATTTTTTTCGCTCTTTTTCTTTTCCCTCGTTTTTCTTTTGCCGTTCCCCGCTTGCTTGGGAACCAACAAGGCAGGCGCCGCACTCGCACAAAAGAGAGAGCGAGAGCGAACAAAGGGGGTCTTTCGAAACCGCAGCAAAAAAAACCTCTATCAAGCCAAGACTAAAAGCGCTTGAAATCGCCGCCTACATCAATACTTGTGCGACCGCGCGCCGACTCTCTCTTCTTTTTTCTCCCCGCTTCCACTCGTTGGCCGCCTCTTTCTGATCGCCCGCCGCGCGCGCACGATCGACCACCCGCCGACATGGACGGTCCGCGATCGGCAGCCGGCGATCGCGATGCGTCGCCCGCGGCCAAACCCGAGTCTCTCGACGAAATCGCGCGCATGCTCTTTGCGCCCTCGGCCGCCGAAGAGGGTCAGCCGGCCTCGGACGACGACTATCGTGCCCTCTACGAGAACCTCTTGGGCGGCGGCCAAGGCAGGGTCGAGTCTGGCGCGCACCCGACAGCCTCGCGACCCCCAGAACCGACGCCCGAACAGCAGCAACCGCCTACAAGCCACCCGACGCCGACGGACCGACCGGGCGCCTCGTCCCTCGCGGCGTCTGGCACTCGACCCCCGACCGGACCCACGCCTGAATCGCGCCGCCCGGTCGCGCGTCGTCCGCACCCGACCAAGACGACCTACCGCGACGCACCCAAGCCGCTCAACGGCCGCGTCTACAACCCGGTGCGGTTTCGCTCGCACTATGATCCGTTTGATCGCGGGACGCGCGCGACCCCGCGCCAAGGCGAGGCCCGCGAGTTTTCGGGCCACGCCGACGAGGCCGCCAGCACGGGCGACGCCTTTCGCGTCTACATTATCGACGACGTCGAGCACAAAAAGGGCGTCGAGCGCGACTGTCGCCTCATGCGGCACCAGGTGCACGACATTGTGTGGGACCTGCCCGAGTGGGTCAACCGCAACGGACGCACGGTGCACGGGGTGCCCCCGACGCCCGTGGACGAGTACGAGGTGCGCGTCAATCCGTCGCACGCCGGTGCGCCGCTGGCCGCGGTGCCCATGCACGACCGCACGCGCGTCTTTCTCACGGTGCGCAATCCGCCGCCCGCCGGTCCGCTCGTGCCCTTTACCGTGGCGCCGATTCCGGCGCCGGACGAGCCTCCCGGCCTCACGGTGATTGATCGCGTGCGGCGTGCGCTCGACGCCGTCGGTACGCCCGAGGCGCGCGCCGTGGTGACTGCGCGCGGCGAGCCGCTCGATCGGCTCGACCCGAATCGCGACCTCGTCAACCTCGGCCAGGAGGTGTCGCTGGCCGTGCACGCGCGGCACATGCTGGCCGTGCGCACGGCCCTCGTGGCGCGCCGCTTCCTCGTCAAGGACGCCATGTTTCGCGAGCGCGCGCTGTACATCGGACCCATGTCGCCGGCGCTGTTGCAGCGCGAGGCCGTCGGCCTCGTCGACCGTTGCCGCGCCAACGGCATGGGCGAGGACGAGACCGTGCTGTCGGCCGAGATGCCCCTGCGCACCTATGTCATCATGCGCCTCGCCGAACTGGGCTCGGAGCGCTACAGCGACGCCTACCTGGCGGACCCGCGCTTTCGCGAGTCGTTCAAGGACCGCGGGCCGGCCCGCCTGAGCGCCGCGCAGACCGAGCAGTTGTCCGACGCCTTTTACTGGGTGCACCTGGCGCCCGAGGACCGGCGCGTGCCCAAGTTTGCAGAGGTCATCCGGTTCTATCAGCAGCGCGGCGTCGAGGTGCGTCTTAACAGGCCCCATGTCAAGAGCGGCGCCAGCGTCGGGCGCACGAGCGAGAGCGGCGCCCTGCGCTCCTTTAAGGAGCATTCGATGGCCACCCACTCGGTGCTCCAGAGTCGGTACAAGATCCTCGCGCCATCGGGCGAGGTACAGGCCCTGCGCACCGTCAAGCCGCGCACCAAGGTCACGTCTGCCGTCGAGCGCAATCCGGCCGCTGCGCGCATCGACGGCCTCGCGGCGGCGGCAGCGGCAGCGGCACGCCAGGCGCCCGTCTTTGCATCGTCACCGAGCGCGCTACAGTCGGCGGCCGTGCGCCGCCTGGGCAACACGGGCGTCGCGCGATTTCTCAAGGCATCTGCGCCGTCGACGCAACCGCCGGCGCCAAAAACCGACGAGGAGACCACGACAGTGCGCACCGCCTGCCCCAAGCCCGTGGTCGTCGCCGCGCACATTTTCAACACACACGCCGCTGGCGATGTCGAGCATGGCGACGGCGCTCTTGCCACTGAGGGCTCTGCTGGAGCAGGTGCCGGTGCCGTGGCGACGCCATCGTATGCAAGGGTCGCCCCTCGGTCCTGTCTGCCCCCGGTGCCATCGCCGACACCTCTGCAGGCCAAGTCGACGGCGGTTGTCGTCAAGGACGAGGCCCGACATGGGGACGGCGCGCCCAGAGGCTGGGCGATCGCTGCCGAGCAGCAGCCAAAGGTCGATCCCATGGCTGTTACTGATGGCACAAAGGAGGCGTACCGCCCGACCGACTCGGATTCAAACCGCGACCCTGATGGAGACCAGTACGATCAGGGCGAGACCGATCTCTCGGCGCTTCGCCGTCGGGCCATTGCCTTTCCCGATCCAATCGTCGTGGGCGCGCCGCCCGAGGGCGTTACCGAGACCGTGCTCACATGGGCGTCGATACGGGACAAGGTGGCGCAGGTCGAGACGGCCGCGACCCCGACATCCAAACAGGCGCGCGGCGCACGCAAGCGCCAAAAGACGACCAAGAAGCGCACCAAGAGTTTGAGCGCGTCGGAGCGTGCGGCGGCCACGGAAAAACCGCGCACGAGAAAGCGACGCCGCGACGCACCCCCTACAAGGACATCGCCACCGACGCCATCGGCCGTGACACCACACGTCACCGACATGGCCACGCTCATGTCGCTGCTGCCGCGCCAGGGCGAATCGCTCGTCTTGCCCATCGTGCACCTGCGCCCACCCGAGGGCGCCTCCATTCTGCCGGGCTTTGGGGCGCCCTATGTGCGCCTGCCATGCCCGGCACTTGGACCCTATAGCGGCGGGCCGCAGCGCATGCTCATCCAACAGTTGCCAGTGCTTGCGCCACCCGTGGCCACTGGAGGCGTCGTTGTGCCTTTTGGGCCGCCGACAACGGCACCGTTGCCCGCCGTGCTGCAGCCCGTGCAACCGCAGGCCGACGGCCGGCATGGCGAGCCGACCGTCCCGCAGCCGGCACCCACATACGGCGTGCGCGCTCAGTGTGGCGCGGGCAACGACGGCACCGTAAACGGAACCGACCACACTGGCACCACCACCGCCGCCGATAACAGCAATAGCAGCAACAACAACAACAACAATGACACTGACGACATTTTTCAACTGCCATGCCGATGGGGACAGCCGGACATTGGCCTTGCGGGACATCAAGATGCCTCTGCCGACTGGCTCAACCTCTTGTCGGTAATGGACTCGGATCGTGGCCACTGACTGCGCTCTTTGGCCGCGTGGACATGCAAGTGCCTCTTTTTCTTTTTTTTTCTCCTCTTTACCATCGCGCCTCTTTCTCTTGCGTCATTTAAATGGGAGGGTTTGCGCATGCGCCCAAGGTTTTTTTCTCCCAGCGCAAGGACAGACCGAAGAGAGAGAGAGAGAGAGAGAGGAAAAACAAGTGCCTCGCCCCAAGTACACGAAACCAGAGACGAGAAAAAGGGACCGGCGGGAGAGAACAGTGCCGAGAGGGGAAAGATGCGCGCGGCCCCTAGGGCGATCCGTCGTCTGTCGAGGGCGTATCGTCGTCGTCGTCATGTGCGCGTGCGACGGCATTGGGCTGTGGGCCGTCGCGGAGGATGGGCGGCGGGACAGTGTCTGTGTGTGCGCGGCGCCCAGCGCTATTGTCGTCGTCGCTGTGGCTGTCGCTGCCGCTGTCGCACGATCCGTCACCAACGGAAACCTTTTGGTCGGGCGTCGCATCGGCACTGCGGGCACCGGCGACGCGGCCGTCGGCGCGCTCGTCATCATTGTCCGTGTCCGTGTCGACGACGTCGCTGCCGCCGCCGCTGTTGGTCTCTTGGTCAAACGGTTCGGCGTCAAAGCACGGCGGCACATTGGTAAAGTCGGCGAGAAAGGCCACCTGGGCGTCGAGATCGTAGGCCTTGACCCAATAGGGGCGCATGGTGGCGTCGGCCTCGTCGACAAGCGTGGTGCGCATCCACACGCACCGTGCGCCGGCGTCGTCGGGCGCGTGCACCATCGGATAGCGCACACACAGCCAGGCGCCATCGCCGAGGCGCACGGCCAGCGCCGGCTCCGAGGCAGCAGCGGCGGCGGTGGCATCGGCCCCAGAGGGTGTGTCGCGCGTGTGACGCGGCTGGTGCTGCTGGAGGTTGTGACCGACGAGACGCACGCGCATGCGCGCGACGCCCTCGGCGGCCGGCGTGATGCGCGCCCAACACCAGTTGGTGGCCTCGCGCGACCCGTCTATGGCGCGCCACAGGCTCTCCACGTGGTCGGCCACGACGCGCTGGCTTTCGAGCGCGCGCCGCGCCTCTTCGCACATGCGCTTTTCGACGCGCTCCAAGCGCGCCATCAGGCCGTCCACGGCCGCCTGCATGCCCAGGATGGCAGCGTTGACCGACGCCGCCAGCGCGGCAATCTCGACGCGTGCCGCGACGAGCGGATGTTGCGCATGCTGCTGCGGTTGGTGTTGATGCGAGACAAGCGACTGCGCCGGGTGAGACTGCGAGGCCGCCGAGCCAACGTTCAGGTCGGGCGGCTGGCGGGGCGTCGATGACGATGACGACGACATCGAGACAAGACCAAAGGCAGGCGGCGGTGCCGGTGGCAACGCCGTCCGGCCCTGTGCGTGCGTACGCGGCGTCGCCCGTGCGTGTTCGGCCATCCGATTTCCGTACCGTACTGCGCGCGTGCGCGTGTGGCTTGTTGTCCTTTTTCCCCCCTATTGGACCGGTATCGACCAAAATGGGGTCGCGGTGCCAGCGGGCAGGACGGGGCGGGTGGCGCACACAGCGCGAGCCAAGGGCGGGAAAAAAAATTTGCGCAGCGCAAACAGAGGACCCGCGCGCGCGCAGACACCTGACGGCAAGCAATTATCGGAGCAAAAAAAAAAGACCGAGACAAGAGCGCAATGGCACGCGCTGAAATTGGCCGGGGCAGAGCACGCGCGCGACGCCAATACTGATTCATTTTTTTTTTCGCGTATATAAAAAAAGAAAACTTACGGAAACAAGACCCCACAAGGAACTCGCAATAAAAAAAAGAGTGGAGGAGGATGGATTGGGTGGGGCTGTTGTCGCTTCCTCTTTTTTTTTTGCGAGTTCCTTTTGGCCGTGCCGTGGTGCGGCCTGTGGGACGCATGGGTCTTTTTTTTTTCGGGTGTCGCTCTTTTTTTCGTTTGCCTTTTTTTTTCCGTGCGCGCCATGTGGGGTGTCCTTTTTTTTCCATCTCCTCTCTGCTGGATCTGGCAGCGGCGGCGGCGGCGGCCGCTGCTTCTCGATGCACGCACGGCCAAGGCGCGCACGCGCCCCCAAAAAGCAACGGCCGCTGCCAGAGCGGGCCAGGTCTCTCGCGGGCGCGATTGGCGCACGCCCACCGAGAAAAAAGGGGAGACGCGCCTCGGCCACAGGGGGTAAAAAAATATGGGAATCCGATCTCCTCTTGCGCGTGACTGCGAGGCCTGCGACGCCGACCGGCCACCCGACGCTGTCGTCGTGTCGTCGTCGGCGACCTTGACGACGACGACGGCAGCAACAACGACGTCGACGGCCGCTGCGGGCGCCAGCGTACTTTGCTACGCCGTGGCGCCGCACACCGGCGAACTGTTTTTCCTTCTCGGCAAAGAGTCGGGTGGCGCGGCCGACGCGCGTCTCGACTATGACGGCACGGTACCGTCGGCGGGGGTGGCCACGGCAACTGCATCGTCGTCGTCGTCGTCGTCGTCGTTGTCGCCGCCAGACGAGTGCACCGTCGCCGACACCTTGCCCGCGGTCGGTGTCGGCTCGTGCGTCGGGACCGACGAGCGTGCGTGCAGAGGCGGGTGCAGCGGGATTGACGCAGGCAAGCGGCATGCACACGCCGATGACGCCCACGCGAAAGTTGGGTGCGACGACGGCGACCGGGGTCCCGCCCCGGTCAGGTGCGATGTGGCGGGTGTGCCCTTTGAGGCGGCGGTCGGCGGTGGCGCGCGCCGTACGAGACGCACGCATCGCTGGTGCGACTTTGGCGGGCGCATCGAACCGGGCGAGACCCAGGAGGAGGCGGCGGCGCGCGAGTTTTTCGAAGAGACGCTGGGCCTCGTGTGCACCGACTCGTGCGCCCGCTCGGCCCATCGCACCACGGCCATGGGCAGCGTCGACGTGGGTGCACGACCCGGCGCGCACGGCGACGCCGACCGGCAGGCGCTCGCTGCCGACCTCGCAGCCGGGTGCTACACTCTACGCGTGCGCACCTGCCTCAACCACGGCGCCGAGGCCATGGTGCCGCGACGCTACCACGTCACCTTTGTCAAGCGCATCCCGTGGACGCCGGGCGTCGTGCTCCAGTTTGCTCGCCTCCGGTGCGAGTTGGCAGCCATTGCGCGCGCCGCGCGGCGACGCTGCCTGTACGCCAGCGACAGCGACCATGCCGTCAGCGACGACGACAATAACAACAACAACAGCAACAGCAACAACAGCAGCAAATCCATCGCCAGCGCGCCGGCGACATGTTTGCGCTGCGGGCATGGCGACGCTGCCAACGATGGCGACGACGCCGATGACGACAACGTGAGCCACACCGAAAAGCACCACGGATGCGCAACGGACGGCATTTACACGGGCGACGAACCGGCAGCGCGCGCAGCGATCGATCGACAAGGCCGCGTGCGCGCCGAGTGCATCGAAAAAGACTATCTCCAGTTTTGGAGCGTGAGGCGTCTCTGGCAGGCCCTGGACAATGGCGGTTGCTTTCGGCGCGAACACCTGCGGCCGCTTTTCATGCCCACCATCGCCGTCGTGCTCGACGTCATGGCGCCGCGGCGCGTCCGGCCCACTGCATTCCCCTCCCCGGCGGCATACGACAGCGGTGGCGGCACCTGGCGCTCGACCACGCGAGTCGCCGTCGACCGTGCGGCCGGTTCCGGCGTGTACACGGTGCACTGCAAGACAGCGGGCCGCCGCTGCTACCCTCACCACCGGTATGCGTCGCAACGCGATCACGGCGACAACGACGCCTCCGACCACACCCGGGACGCTCGGCTGGCGGCAGACGAGTCGTCCCTGTCGGACGAGTGCGACTGCCTGCTCCCAGACGAGCCGTCTCCTTCCGGCCTCGCGGCGGTCCCCCATGGGAGCCCAGTCGCCCCCTAAGAAGTAGAGCCGCCATCGGCCACACGCACACGCCGTAGATAGAGAACAAGCCCTGCACCGCCGCACGGTGTCTCTGTCTCGCCTTTTTTTTTCCTTTTTTTTAACAAAGACCCGAGAAAAGGCATTCCCCGAATTACCAAAGGGGGCAAGAGGGGACCATAAAAAAAAGTTAACAAAGCGTCCCAAAGGTGTCTTCGACCCACTGTTTTGTCCGCTTAAAAATTGTAGACATATGAGGGCGGGGCATGTCTGGCGTTGGCGCTCCCGCGCATTCACAAGCAGGCAAAACAACAGGCCGTAGGCGCTTTTGGGACAGTTTGTTGAATTATTTACGACTTTCTTTTGTCCCCTTTGACAATTCGGCGACTGTAATAAAAAAAAAGGAGTTGCACTCGGCTCCTCGCCCAAGGGCCGGCGACGAGCGCGCGTAAGCGCTTCGCTCTGCCCGCTGGCGCGAGCAGAATTTGCTCGCCCTCGGTGCACCAATGAACCGCAGCGAAAAAATTAAAAAAGTTGGCCCGAAAATTCAAACCTTGAAAATCGTTGGTGCAGCAGGGCCAGGCGCGTCCCGTCGTTGCCGTAAAGATAGGGCAAAGTGGGCGGGCACATTCGACCGCGTCGGGCCGACCTCTGGGCATCGGGAGAAAGAGGCAACCAAAAAAAAATAGTCGTCCCCTGTCGGTCGCGCACGAGGACACGCCAAAAGAAAAAAAACAAAGATCGGTGTGGGCCAATGCTTGCGGGTTCCGGTCGGTCGGTCGGACCTGGCCGGTCGGGTGATTCATGCCTGACTAACGGGTGACTGACTAGGACCTGGACGATGCTGGCAGGAACCAAACCCGAGTATATCTCGTCCGGACGACACAGCACAAAAACTGCACGTCCTTGATGCACAACCTGAAATTCACCGACAAAACACGTCGTCCCAACCGACGCAGGCGCATTGAGGTCGATTCGTACACGTCCCCAGCGTGCTGTCTGTATTTTTTTCTACCTTTTGTTGTGGCTCGATGGTTGGGCGGCGATCCCATTTGCGCGGCTCGACCGCGCCAAACCGATCGACCAAGGCCCTCATCCGACCATCAGCCAACTAACCACAAGCGAGCACTGGCGCGGGCCTTTTTTTTTGTATCGCGCACGACGGTCCGCTGTGCCCCCTCCTTTTTTTTCCTGCGAGGCCGCAGGGGCGGTCCAGCCAATCACAAAAAGGTCGACGTGCAGGCGCATGGAGCGAGGGCGACGCAGTGAGCGGCGCAGCCCCGGTGGCCGCCAACAGTCAGGAGGAGATAGAAAAGCGCCGCCGATCGCTGGCACAACAACGCAGAGCCACACAAAAGAGACGCCATGACTGATGACTACACCTCTCTCATGTTCCACAGGCGCCTCTACGCTGCCATGACCTACCCGCGCACGTCGCGCGCCGTCGACAGCGAGCACGACGCCATCGAGACGTGTACCTACACGTGCAGCGAACGCAACGTGCCCGCGCTTGATTCGTGCCAAAAGTGCGTGGTTGGCCTCGTGCATACCTTTCGCCATTGCGTGTGGCAGTGGCGGCCGCCTGACCGTTGTTGTGCGCATTGTGCGCATTGTGGGGGCATCCTTTTTGTCGCCATTTTTTTTGCGTGCGCGTGGGGCGGCTTTGGCTGCGGGACAGGGTTGCGAGGGAGAGCGACAAACTGCGCACTCTCAACGTCGCCCGCGCAACGACCGACATCGCCGACGACATTGCGGGCCACTGGGCCGAATACGCAGTGTGTCACGTCGACGGGTTCGATATGCACGCGCGATACGGCGTTGTGCTGCGCATGCGCAGGGAACCCTCGCCTCGTGTCGCCGCGTCGGGACGCACCGGCGTCATCAACATCTCGGATGCGTGGCGGTCGTCGTGACCTTTGGCCATGCGCGGGAGAATACGCCAGACGGGCGCCAGGGCCAAAAAAAAGCAAAGCGGACCCGTCTTTTTCATCGTATTTTTTCCTCCTTTTTTTGGCTTTGCTCGCTGCGCAGATACATGGAAAACACGCACACGCACAGAAAGAAAAAAAGGAAGATGCGCATGTCGAGCGCCGACAGGGGCAGAGGTGGATGGATGGTCGGGGCGCACTGCGGGTGCAAGAAGGGCCAGCACCGCGCAGAAAAAAAGAGGGGGCAAGACGCCAGGGCCCGAGAGGACATCAAGGGATGCGCCGGGGACCCAGCAACTTGTAGACGCCCCAAAAGGCGAGGGCGCCGGCGAAAAGGGTGGCCGTCAGGCACGCGACCAACTCGCCGCCCAGGTCGTCAATGTCGTCGCGCAGGGCCACGGTGTGCGTCTCGCGGTCCTCGTGGCAGCCGCCCGTGGCGCCAACCGGGTACAGGGCCAAGTAGGGCGCAACGGTGGCGGCCGTCATCCACGACTGGTGCCACAGGAGACGCGGCCAGGCCACCGCGTCGGCCTCTGAGCCGTCACCGCGAACGAGACGCACACCAACGCCGGGTACTTGCCACAGGGCGTTGCCGTGGCCCCACCACGACGCCAGCACGGTGTGGTTGACCACCGTGCACGGCCAGCGCTGGACGCGATCGACCAGGGCGTACTGGGGCGCGAGCCTGCCGCCAAACCAGGGCCCAAAGACGAGGGCGGCGGCGGCCAGCGCCAACAGCGCGGCCCATGTCGTTGCCCAGCGACGCGTGAGACGCGGGACGCACATGCGCTCGCGCACGGCACATCGCCGCACGTCGGCCATCTCGACGTCGACGTTCTCGATGGGGACGTCGTCACTTTCGTCATCGACGGGGCGGTCCCATGCGACGCGATCACGGTCGCTCAGCGGTGTCATCTCGATGTCGCGCGGAGTGTGCATCGGCCGATGTGCCATCGTTCCGCCCCCCTTGGTCTTTCTATTTTTGTTTTGCCGGCTCCTTGTATTTTCTTTCTCCTCTTTTTTTTTGTTTGTCTTTTTCTCTCTCTTTTGTTGCTGTGCCTATGGGCCTCCTCGTCGCGCTCTTTGTTGTTGTCGTCGTCGTGCGCTCTCTGTACGACCGCACCGGGCCAGAGGTCCCTTTTCTAGCGCCCAATCGCAGTGCGTGCATCCTTGGCGTCTTTTTTTAATCTCGTTGGTTTTTTGGTGCGGGATGGCGTTCGTCCTCTGGGATGGCGGGAGGCGCGTGCACGCCCATCGCCAGATAACAAGAATCCCCACCTCCCGCCAACAGGTGGCCATAGTGCCGGACAGCGCCGCTGGCGCCTTTTTCTTTTTTTTTTGGCTGTTTTCGTTGCAGTGGGGAAAAAAGAGAAAATCGCATCGGCAAGCGGCTGTGCTAGGGTGGCGGGTGCTGGCGGCGACGAGCAAGGCGCCGTCGTCGGCGCGCGCGCGATAATCCACGCGCAAAAAGGGCAAAACGGATCGCGCCGGCCGAGGACAAGAGAAAAAAAAACAAAAAACGTTGGGAGAAGGAGGAATAAAAGAGAGAGAGAGGCCATGAACAGCACGCAAGCGACGACAACGGCGACGGCGACAGCGGCGGCGACGGCCGCCCAAAAACGCAACGAATGCGACGCAGCGCAGACAGCAGACACGCTTGGTCAGAATGCGCGGCCGACGGCACGCTGGCCGCCGGCCGACCCAACAAACGGCGCCAGCATGCCACCTGCGGGCCCGACACCGGGCAAGGTCTTTGCCTACGAGTGCCACGTCGAGACGGGCTCGCCAGATCGGACGCTTCGGTCGGCGCCCGCGGTGGGCGTGGCAGCGCCGCGGACCGCGTTCGACGGCGAGTGCTACCTATGCGGCGGCGAGGGCCACTCGCAAAACTACTGCCCGCTGAGCCGGTGCCACACGTGCCACCGGTACGGCCACACCGAGCGCGCGTGTTGCTTTGCCGCGCGGCCCTGGGGCCTCCACACGACGGCGGCGGCCACTGCCGCTACCGCAGCGGCCAAAAAGACACACCACCGCCATGTCTACGGCGGACGCGCAATGTTTGGGTCGGGTTGGCATGGGTCCGCGCCGCCCAGGACCAGCGTCGTCGGGTGGCGCTAGTCACGCACGCCCTCCAAAGTCGCGCCGCGAGACCTGCACACGGCGGCATCAGGCTTTAGGCCACGACGGCATAGCCTCCTCTGAAGGACCACGTCCGGATCTAGGTGGCGGAGGCGTGACGGTGTGCGCGAGCGCGGTGTACGAAAGAAAAAAAAAGAGCAAGGGCACGATGGCGGAGGCTGCCGGCGCGCGCATCGAACCGCTCGCGCCTGCCGTGCACGTGTGCAAATTCACCACAGCCCCGGCAGGTGCTCGCTTTTCCGCGTCCGCACGCCGACGACAATCGGCCTCGCGCGTCGGCGCCACACAGCATTTGGTCTTTGCGGGGCAGCCGGTCCCGTTGGTGATGGTGGTGGTCGCTCAGGAGAAAAAAAAAAGAAAAACAGGAAAAGCGAAACAGCCAAGTGCCCATGCGAGGCCAATAAAGGACGGGCGCTGTGTGCTGTTGCGCGCAGAGTGCTGCGCTGATCGTCTGTCTCTTGTCATGTTTGTCCCAACGCAGCATGCGCGGGCCAAACACCATTTGACCATCAGATCGGATCATATGTGATGTGTATTGGACGCGCCTGCTCAGTCTCGTCTTTGCTGTCGTCTCGCCTTTTGATGGCGCAGCGCGCTCGGCCCGAAGCAGACAGACAATGCGACCGACCAGATCAACAATCTCCAAACTGTCGGTTGGAGCAGGGGACATTGGGGGGGGGGGGCAAAGATGTCGATCCATAAAGCAGGAGGGGAGCCCCCCCCCCGCATGCCTGCCATTGGCTCGTCCACGCGGGAGCCTGCACCGCGGCATGCCCTTTGTCGGCGCACAGGAACCACGCCAAGAGGACAAAATGGGCACGTGCCGCCGTCGTGGTGCCCTTGCCGCCCGATTGCTGGATTTCCCGTGCCCGGCTTTTGGTTTTTGTTTGCGCCCTTTGGCGTGCGCGTATCCCGATTGGTCGTGCCATCGAGGTGACCGCGCCGCGGGGACGGGCGCGCGCCGGAAAACAATGGCGGCGGCGCAAACCGATCGCGCGCGTCCCCCCGACTTGCGTCCGCGCTGTTTGCGGCCTGGTCCCAATACCAGAAAAAAAAACAAGAGCAAACCAGAAGAAGTAGAAGGCGGAACGGCGGGCACATACGGTGCCGCGCCCATGCGACCACAAAGAGCGCAGTGGACCGGGGCCTCTTGGATACCAAAAAAAAAAGAGAAAGATCATGCAGCGCACCGACGACCACTGTGACCCTCGACAGCGCCACAAAGATACCGACAACGGCTGCGCCGACGACCGCGCCCACGACGATGGTCGCAATCGCGAAAAGAATGATCACAGTCGCGGAAGGGACAACGGCGACGTCGCCGGATGCGGCGGCGGAGACCACCCCGCACAGCAGCGCGTCAGAGACAAAATCGACGAGCGCCCTTGCGCGGTGGTGTGCGCGCCCAGACCGCAACCGCCTCTCGCGGATGGGCGGCACTTTCTCGTGGCAGAGATCCACGGTTGCTACAGGCCCGCATGGCGCGTCTTTGCCATGGCTGCCGCCGTGACCGCCGGCGCCTGTCGCGGTTTTGTCGGCAGGCGCGTGCCTGCCGGAACGAGGATCGCGTCGGCCATTGCCTTTCACGATCCACGGCGCCTGTGTCTCGATGGGGCGTCTCTCCGGCCGGCGCTCGACGCCCATCCGTCGTTTACGTTTGACCGCATCGTCATGGTCTTGTCGTGGCCCGGCGGGTCCAATGCGCGGGATGTGAAATGGGTCGCCGCGTCCTTTGGCAACGCGTCCGCAGATGTCAACGGGAGCGACCCCGCCAGGGATCATACGGTCGACGGCCGTAGCCGGGTCGATCCTGCCGTCGCTGGGCGAGGAGAGCGTTGTGTGGACGACGGTCTCGCGCGCGCCATTTACCGCAAAGCACTGGACCAGGCGGCGCGGATCACGCGGGAGAGCCTGACCGCGGCCGTGGAGACCCTCCTCAACGACCGCACCTTTCGCAAACAACACGGGCAGCGGGAGAGCGGTGACACGATGCCCATTGAGCGGTGGTACAAGGTGTGCGAACCGACGCTCACCAAGAGCGTGGCGGCGTGCCCCGACGGCACCCTCAAGCGCGCCTGCGGCCACACGACGACCAATCCCTCGTGCGCCGAGTGCGACGCCGTATGGACCCACAGCGAGAATTTGCAGTCTGACACGCGCGGGGCAGCGCGCTGCGTGCCACTGCGCCAACTTTTGCGTCAGGCCGTCGCCGGCGGCGTCGCATTGGACGAGCCCGTCGCGGCGATCGCGAGATCGGCACGGCGCCTCGTCACCGCAACAGAGGCGGCAAAGACGACCGCACAGACGATTCCGAAAGCGGTCCCAAAGGCAGGTCGGCGCGTCGCTATTGCGACGGTGCCAAGAGGCGCACGCGCGGAGGAGGTGTCGTCCGTTTCCGCGGGTCCGCGGTGCGGGCGTGCAACGTGCCCGTCGCCATCGGGCCGTGTCGACCCCTCGGTTTGTGCTTTGGTCCGCGTGCGCTGCACGGCCGGCTGTCGTGTGGCCTTTCACCGCGCCTGCTGGCGCGCCGTGGCCGACCGGGCGCTAGCGCATGGCGACCAATCGCCCTGTGTGACCCCCGACTGTTGGGGTTCCGTCGTCCGTGTCGTGTCACTGGCGCCATATCATTCGGGCGATCCGGCAGGGCCAGACACCCGCGCCAAGCACGTCGAGTGGCAGGCCAAGGCAAACCCGATCGATCACCATTTGGAAAAGAAAAGGGCACACAGCCAGAAGCGGGCGGCTGCCCTAGTGGACCAAGACAACAACAACAGCAAGACCACGCCCGTGGAATGCGAGCCCCGCGCGATGCCGACAGGCGCCCCGGACAAACACAGTGCGGACACTACGACACGCGCACCGCCGAGTCCAGCCGTTGCCGACGACTCCCCCGTTGATTGGGCTGGCGACACGCGCGGATCGCTGGAATGGGCGCCGGCGCTTGATGTTGTCGCGCACCTCTACCGCAAGGACAGACGGCAGGAAGGGACAGCGCCGCGCGCAAAGCCCAAGCGCACAAGAGCCCGGGCGCAAAAGAGACAGCGCGTGCGTGCCAGGCAAAAGGTGGACCTGCTCGGCCTGCCCGACGCGATGCCGTGGACCGGCGACGACGACCTGTGGCCGTCGTTTTTCGTCGACGACGCAGGCGCTTTGCCCGCCACGGCGATTCCGACGCAGGCCCGCGTCGATGATGCCGAGCGCCCCGTGCGCTCGCCGACGGTGTGGCGTTTTGCCACATGGTACCCGTCCTCGATGCGCGCCCCGCCAAAGCGACCCAGCGCAGCGCCCGTTCCCGACCGCAGTCTCTAAACTCTCAGATGGGGCCAAAACTCGCCACTGTGCATTGCTCTTTTTGTCACTTCCTACAGCCCCCAAACACTCAAGGGCGGGAGGGGGGTAAAATAAAGCGCCCACACCACACAGGCCTGCCCACTCGGCCTGCCGACACGGACAGGTTGGGGGAGTTTCTCTTGCCGGCATGCACAAGCAGGCACAACCGCGCGCGCGGCAGAGGCTGTGGGCCCAGTGCTTGCGGGTAGGTTAGCCGTCGGCTAATCTGCACCAAATTGTCCAATCAAAAATCATATAAATCAAAAAATGCCCACAAAATCCCAGATTTTAGTCGTCGGTTAACCGATGCGCAAGCACTGTTCGTGCCCCCTTTGTGGCGTTGGCCGTTTTTGTGACCTTTTTTTTGGTCCCTTTGAGTCCAGAGTAATGCTGGGCAACGGCTAGCCGATCGGCTAAAACACGCGGATTCCACTGTCGACGTCCCTACTGTGCAAGGATTAATTCTCGATTTTTATCCGTTCGGCTAGCCGTTGCCCACCGTTAGTTCAGAGGCTGTGGGCTGGTCAACCGACAAAAAAAAGAGGCAATGGCCACGAATCAAAATGCAAGCACAACGGCACCGCCGACGCGGACGGCCTCAACTGCAGCCCACACAGTCCAAGGCGTCGCGCAGCGAAGCGGCGGCGTCCTGGGGCGCGATCCTTGTCTTGTCAATCTCTGTCGTGGCCATCGTCGCTTGTGTTTGCAGGCGTCAAGTCGTCCGTGTGGTCCATCCTTGTTCTTTCGCGTCGCCAAGGGCCGACGGTAAAAAGTAAATGCTGGGAAAGAAAGAGGCCGACGCCAGAGCGTTGCCGATGTTTTTTTTGAAAGATTTTTCCGTGGCGCACGGCCCGTTGGCACAGTACACAGGTCGGCGACACGGGGATAAAAAAAAAGAGGGACCTGTTCATGGAGGCGAGTTGCGCGATTTATGGGAGTCGCACGGGGCCGAGGCCACAACGGCCGCAAAGACGACACCATGCAAACAGGAAAAAAAAAGGCGACCAACCGGCAGCAGATATTATGGAAAAAAAACGAAAATAGGTTTTCTTTTTTTTTGTCAAAAAAAGTAGGGAGGAGAGTTAGAGGGCGTCATTGACCATCGACGTCGATGGGCCGCCTCCGCCGCCACGCCTTTGGCCTCTTGTCGCTGTAAAAGAGGGCGTCGATGTCGGCCCGCCGGTGGCCCTTCCGCGACCAAAGGCGCCGCCGGCCACCGATGCCGTCGCCGACCAAGATCCAGAACTGGATGATGATGATGATGATGATGAACTCGTGGCCCCGCGGCCGCCACGGCCTCGGGCACCCCTGCCGCGGCCCCGGCCGCCGCCCGACGCCAGAGACGGCTTGGGGAGATCGGCCAGAGGCGGGCCGACGGGCGGCACCGACCGCGCCGCGCGGAAACCGTTGCGGTAAAAGTAGAGCACCTTGGGGTGGGCGCGCACGGCGCGCGGATCAAAGTCGTCGAGCGAGAGCCCATCGAGCGAGCGGATGCGCGACAGCGCCACGTAGGCCTGGCCACAGTCAAAGATGCCGCTCATCGAGATGACAGCGCGGTCCAACGACATGCCCTGGCACTTGTGGATGGTCATGGCCCACGCCAGCAGCAGTGGCACCTGCCAATAGTTGACCGTGCCCACGCCGGGCTCGGCGATGGACCACTTGTGCGGCGCGATCCGGGTCTCGATGCCACAGGCAAAGGCCACCACGGGGTAGCGCCCGCCGTCGTCGCCCGGCTGCGGTTCGAGCAGCGTCGCCGGTGGCACCAGACTTTTCTGTCGCACGGTGCCGGCGCCACCATTGTCATCGTCGGCATTGGCGTCGCGGTCGCATTCTGCGGCGGCCTCGGCGGCCGTGGCTCTCACACGCTCCTGCTCCTCGGCCGCTGTGGCAAAGCGGCGCACGACGCCGCGCGCCCCATTGACCAGGCCGTGCTCGACATCCAAGTTGGCCAGCAGGACCACCTGCGCGCCCACCTTGAGGTTGACATAGGGCGCGGCGGGGGCGTTCTTTTCGAGGGCGGCGCGGTGGGCGTTGAGCGTGGCCTCGATCTTGGGCGTCATCTTGACCCCGTCGTCCAGGCGCCACGGGCACTTGGAGGCAAACGTGTCGGACTCGCCGGTGAGACCGGCCAGGCGCTCGGCGTTGATGGCAGCCACCTGGGCGACGAGCGGACACAGGCGCGTGGGCTCCACGCCGTCGTCGGTGGCGAGGACGGCGCCGACGCGCGCCGCAAACAGGGCCTCGTCCTCGGGCGTCTGCTCGGCAAAGCGCATGCGGTTGAGCGCGCCCACGAGCGTGTCGTCCCTCTGGCGAAAGACCGTGCGCAGGTCGACGACCTGGAGGGCGAGCGCGCGGTCGGTCCACAGCGGGAGTTCAAAGCAAAACTGCGGGCGCTCGGCGCCGCCGGGCGCCGGCGTCCGATCGACGATGGCCGGCAGTTGGGCAAAGTCGCCCACGAGTATGACTTGGATGCCGCCAAAGGCGCGGTCCATGCGGCCGCGCATCCAGCGCGCCAGTTGGTCGCACTTGTGAAAGAACTCGGCGTCGACCATCGAGATCTCGTCGACCACGAGGACGTCCATGGCGCGCCACCGGGCCACCACCTTGGGCCGCGTGCCGAGGGCCGCCTGGAGGGCGGGCAGCGGCTCGGCGCCGAGGCCGCACCCGAGCACGCGGTGGAGCGTGGTGCCGCCCACGTTGACGGCGGCCATCCCCGTGCTGCCGGTCACCTGCACCGTCTTGCCCTGAGCGCGCTTGGCGGCGATCATATAGCGCAGGAGGAAGGACTTGCCGGCGCCGCCGCTGCCCGACAGCAGCAGGTTGTGGCCGGCCTCGGCCAGCCGCGCCGCGTGCGCCTGCGCCGGCGACCAACGCACGCCGCGAAAGGTCTCTAGGCCGCTGCCCTCGTCGTTGTCGCCTGGCATTCTCTTTTTTTTGCGGCGTTTTTTGACCTAGACCTTTTTCTTTCCTTTTTTATCGGGTGCCGCGCGCGTTGGGGTGCCGCGATTTTTGTGATATGGTCCGGGGTCAAGGCGGCGCGGCGGCAGCGAGTTGTAGGCTCTCCTCGCGACGGTCGCGGTTCGTGGCGGCGAGGCGGTGTCTCTCTTTTGTCTTTTCTTTTTGGTGTGTGCCTCGGCAGCAAGAGACACAAGGCGGGGTGGCCCTACATGGCCGACTAGGCGTGCCCTTTTTTCTTTTTTTTTTCGCGCCCGTGTGCGGTGCGCGTTGCGACCTGCGCCGCCCGTCGGGCCAAACTCGGTCCTTTTTCCTTTCCTTTGTCGGTGCCGTCGCTGCATCTTTGTGGGACATAAAAAACGGCACACCATTGGGCGTGCGGAAATACCCGTTGGAGCGAATCAGCAGGACAAAAAGAATCGCGCGCGCGGTTGCCGATGGCCGCGACGCAGCCGCGGCGCATTTTGGCGTGGCCATGCACGAAAAAATCGATCGACGGGTCCTTTTTTTTTCTCTCACACGCGGGGAGGCTCAGGATCTCCGATCCACCATCGCCGAGCCCTGCCCCCAAAAAGGCAGTTGGCCATTTGAAATCGTCCCCCTTTGTTTTCAGATCACAAAAAAACCGGAACAATGCGGGCGGGTCGGTGCGCCCTTTTTTTGCGAGTCTCGTGTGTATACATCGTCGTCGACCGCGGCGGTCGTGTGTTGACGGCGTGACATGCGCCCCAGCGACCAAAACACACAAAAAAAAGAGAGAGGAAATACGCATCCATTGCGAGCAGAGTGGGCACCGCCTCGGCTGCTGCACCAGGCGCTGGCCGCCGCGGTCTATCCTTTGCCGACGGAGGCGCGCGTCTTTTTTTTTGTGACCGCGCGCAGCAAAGCCAGCGCGCGCGCCAGCAGGCACCCACTGTCTGCTGGGCATTCACGATCTTCCTCCCGTCCCCCCCCCCGACCATCATCAAGAGGAAAACAAAAGGCTCTTTCTTTTTTTTTTACGCAGAGGCACAGGCATAAGAAGGTTTTTTATCGCTTTTCCTTTTTTTTGATCTTTGACTCGGTTCAGGTGCAGGGCGGAAAGCGTCGGCGGAACCTGTCGTGATCGCGATAGTAGAGGGCAATGGCATCGTCCACCACATGGAGATCGCTCTCAGTGAGACCCAAGTCACCTAGGTAGTGGTCGGTGATGAACGACTCGATCCGGGGTCCGTTGTCGTGTCCGCCCGGCGGCGGCGGCATGAGCAAACCGCAAGTCGCGTTGGCGTCCATGAGCAGGCCCAGCAGGCTCATGTCGCCGTCGACCGCGGCCTCGATGGCGCGTTGCGCCGCGCGCGCGTTGACGCCATACACACAGCAGAAAAATGCCGCGGCAATGTGGTAGGGGTTGTCTACACACGCGCGCGACGGCAACTCGCACGCCAAGAGGCGCAGATCGTCGAGCGGTCGACAGAGCATGGGATCGTCCTTGTGGGCTGCCAGCGCTGATCGAGCCCGCTCGTACGCGCCGGGCAGACTGTCGAGGTGGCTCGTGGCAGCGAGAAAAGGGAGCCACCCGCGCAGGGGCGCGTCCGACGGCAACCACTCGGGATCGTCGACGCCTGACGTGCCTGTGCCGACGGTAACCGCAGGCGACAACGCCAAAGGCGGATCGAAACGAGGCAGTGGCATGCGGACGACAAGGTGCGACTGTGTCGTACCCAACCGGCGCGAAAACACGTCGGCGCAAAACTGCTCAGCGCCTTGGACGCCGAGGGCTGCCTCGACGAGATCGAGGTCTCGGGGACAAAAGGCGCAAGAGACGTCGATCGCGCCCTCGGCGGCTGCGATGCGCACGGGGTTGCCCGTGTCTGCACGACACGGCGTCGCGGCATCGACCCACGTGCGCAGCATAGAGGCCACCTCGGGCACTCCGAGTGCTGCAGCGGCGGCATCGACGTCATCGAGACGGTCCATGCACATCGCGAGGGCCGACGCCACGAGGCCGTTGATTTCGATCGTCCCACGCGGTCCAAAGTCGGCTCCGTCAAAGGCCACATGGGCGTAGACGGGCGCAAACGCCACGCGGTCGACATTGGCGAGGTCGAGCCGACGCTCGACGGTATTGGGGCTGCCGTCGCTGGCAACGGCATCGTCGTGGTCGGTTGGGACGAGGTGCGAGTGCGGGAACCGCGCGGCGAATCGCCCGTCCGGCGACACGTCCAAGGAAAAGGTTGCGCCGTCCGATGTGCGCACCAGCATCACGCCAAAGGCAGGCTTGCGCCTGCGCTTGCGCGGCGTGTCGGCCGCTTTGGTGAGGTCGCCCTCGGACAGCGACCTCTTGGCAATGGCCGTACGGCGGTGCGCGGCTTTTGTTGTCCTCGTTGTTTTTCTGGTCGCCGACGGATGCCTTGGCAGCGGCACGGCAAAGGCAGACTCCATGTCAATGAGGCTTTCTGTCATATGGTCGCTAGAGCGTGTTTTTTTGTCGAGGTGCAAGAAAAAAGGGGAGATCATTTGGCCTGCAACTACGGGCTGTGCGGCGAGTCGAATAGGTCGTGCAAACCAATCTTTTGCGCAGGGCCCCGTGTGCGGTTCGCGCGCTGCCATTTTAGCCGATCCCCTGTTTTTTGGCGCTCTTTTTTTATTCGACAGCCGCTGGCCAGTGCTTGCGGATCGGTTAGCCGACGACTAAAATCCGGGATTTTGTGGGGATTTTTTGATTTATATGATTATTGATTGGACAATTCGGTGTAGATTAGCCGATGGCTAACCGATCCGCAAGCACTACCGCTGGCCAATGCCACGGCCGGCGGTTGTCGCGCCGACACTTTTTTTGTCTCCTTGGCGACTCTTTCTCGGGCGCGATGGGCGGCGGTGGTCCGCAGCGGCTAGCGTCCTCCCCTTTTTTCCTCGCGCCCGCGCGCTTTTCTCTTTTTTTTTTATCGTGCGCGGATGGACCCTTTTTTCCTCTCTTTTTTCCTGGGCGCACAGTCTCTGCTCTGTGGTCGTGCTTTCACCGCGGACAAGAGGCCACTGCGATCTCTGGCGCTGGTGGCCGCCGCGGACGATCCGGACCGGGTCTTTCTTAACAGACAGCCGAACGGCCAAAAATCGAGGGTCAATCCTGGCACAGTAGAGACGTCGACGGGGGAATCTGCGTGTTTTAGCCGATCGGCTAGCCGTTGCCCAGCATCAGTCTTTCTTTGGCTCCTTTCCTTTTACGTGCAGCACGTTTTTTTCTCGGAAAAAAGAGAGAACCCACAAAAATGCGAGGCAAAGCCGCCGGCTCAACAAAAAAGGCACCTGGCCGTCTGCTCGCGCAAAGGGGACAGCAACCGCCAAGAAACACAGAGAGAAACCAAATCGGTAGGGGCGCCTTGCGACGCTGCTCTGTTGCGAAATCGGCCCTTGTCTGTCGGACTGATGTGGGTGCATTTGACATGCCCTGCAAGCGCACGCCCAGGCACAGATTGCCAAACAGGGGCCAAACTCGTGAGGTCGTTGCCCTTCCACACGCTTGACGGCCGACAGGCGGTCGCGTGCGACGTGCACGACGGTCTGTCTTTGCGTCGGCACCTCTGCCAGAGGGGTTGTCTGCGCGCGACACGCCCGACGGCACATGGACGGCGATGGGCCAAAAGGATGCGCCGTCGAAAGGAAACTTGGCCGACCGCGCCGACGCGCCAAAACACACGAAAAAGCAAGCCAAGAGGAGACAGAAAAAAAAACAAAGGACAGAGGGCGCCGGTTTGCGTGTCCTCGCTGCAGGTTACGAAAGAAAAAACAGCCGCAAAAAAGGCGCTCGCGAGAAGGCGCGATCAAAAGGAAAACAACAAGAAAAAAGAGGAATGGAGCCGTTTCTGGGTGCGCAGCCCGCGCCAGCGTCCTTTCGACCACGCACGATGGCGCTGCCAAGAGGCGCGCCCACAGCGCGGCCCTTTGCGACGCCGACTGCGGCACCCGCCGCCAGGACTCTGCTGGCAATGGGATCACAGCAACAACAACAACGACTCTCGGCGCCGGCCGATCCTCTGGAGGCGGCCCGCCGCTTCCTGGCGGCCAACGGCGCGCTGGCGGCCGCCGAGATAAGCGAGGCGCCGTGGCCGGACGCGCTCAAGCCCGTGGCCAAGGACGTCGAGGTCGGACCGCGCGGCGGCGGTTTCTACTACAAGACCCACCCCGACGGGCGCAAGACCAAGGTCTATCTCAAGAAAAAGCAGCGCCAGGACTGCAAGGACGGCGTGCTGCTTGGGGCCGGCACCACGTGTCCCGCGGCCAACATCACCGGCTACCGAGAGCGCGGTACCACGCGCGCCGAAGAAGCCGCCGCGACCGCCATCGCCTTGATGGGCGCCCAGCGACAGCGCTGATGCGGCCCATCCCTTTGCAGATTACTTCTTTCGTTTTTTGTCCTGCTGCCGTTGTCTTTTTTTTGTGTCTCTGTAGAGGTTGCTGTCGCGACCACCACCGCTTCGAGTTGGCTCTTTCTTTTTTGCACGCCAATCTGTCTGCAAAGCACGCGGGCGCCAGACTCGACGCACCGCTCCCGCGTGCACTCTCGGCGCCCTTTGTTTCACTACACGAAAAGAAAAAGAAATGGATTATGTCATTTTTTCCTGTTTCCTTTTTTGCACGACAAACTGTCGACAGGCGGCGCCTGCATGGGTCCAATGGCGGACGTGCGCTGCGTCGACCAGTCGCCGCTGCCGGGTGGCCGACCGAGTGTGTCCGTGGCTCCTTGGGTCAAGTAGGGCCATCGCGACCGCCGCCCTGTTGACGCTGCCTCTCTCTGTCGACCCACACGACGTCCGATTCTTTTTGTTGGGATTTCCTTTTTTGTCTTATATTGCCCCGGATTTTCCCGCCGGCAGCGGACCATTTCGCAGTCTGCCTTGTCGTGTTGGTCTGCGCACGCGCCCCCCGTCCCTTGACGCCGAAAAAAAAGCGCCATGGAACAAGAGCCGGAACTGCCGTCGGCGTCGGTTCTCGGCAAGCGTCGCGAGGCGCCCGCGGCCTACACGGCCCCGACAGGCGCCGCACGACGCCGCCCCAGACGGCGCCCCGCCGGCGCCGTCGCCGCGCCGACCACCACCGTAGAACAGGAGCGAGAGGAACAGCGACAGGCCGAGATGGACGAAGAGGAGCGCCTGGCGGCGCTGGACCTCGCCCTGTCGGCCATCCCGGCCGAGGTGCGCCAGACGCTGCCGATCGGCGACACGCGCGTGCTCCTCGAAAGCCAGGTGGGCCTGCGGCTGGCCGAGACCGTGGCCGAGGTCGAGCGCCTGCGGGCCGATTTCGCCCGCACCGACGCCGAGCGCGAGCGCCTCCTCGGCGAGGTGAACCGACTCAACGAAGAACTGCTCGACACGCAGTTTGCCAACATCGAGGACGACCCGCGCTATCGGGCCCTCCAGGCAACGCGCCGCGAGGCGCTCGACCTCATCGAAGAGCAGATACGCGATAGCACCCTCTACCAGGACCTCGAGCGCGAGGTGGTCGCGCTCCGGGAGCAACTCGTCGCCGCGCTCCAAAGGGCCGAGCGCGCCGAGGCCCAAGCGCAGGCGGCGCAGGAGCGGTTCCTCCGCGACACCAGCCAACTGCAAGAGGCCATGACGACCATCGCCGCGACGGCGCCCAGCGCTGCCGGCACAGACGCCATGAGCGTCCTCGGCTGGCAGACCTTTGGCCTCTTGGCGCTGGCCGACTTGGCCGAGCAGGCCGTCACGCCCGAGGGCGCCGCCTCGGCGACTGCCCCGCCCTATTATTATTACATGGCGCCCGCCGACGCTGTCTTTGCGCGCTTTGCCGCCGAGGCCGCCCAAAGGGCGTCAGACTATATCGAAAACAGCCGCGCGGCGCCCGTGCGCCAGGTGCTGGACCAGGCCGCGCAGGTCATAGACGACATTGACGCCGCCCTGGCCACGCTCAGCCTCGACGAATCGCAACGCCAACAGTACGACGAAGCGGCCGCGCGCACGGAGGAGACGGTCGCGGCGCGAACCGTCCAACTGCGGGCGCTGCAGGCGGCGGCCGACGTCGATCGTCTGGATGCCACCTACCGCACGACCATGTCGCAGGCCTATGCGTTTATGCGCGCGGCGTCGATGCTCGACGACCCGGCTCAGGCCGCGCGGATCGCCGACGCGCTGCCCGTCGCGCTCGTCAGCGATGCCCGCTCGGCGCCCTACCTGCTGGCGGCGGCCCTGTGGGACCTGCGCGGGCGCGCGGGCCAATCGATCGCGGTGCCGCTCGCGGCGTCCAACGTCATCCAGGCGTGGACGGCGGCGCGGGTCATGCGCGCGCTCTGGTGGCCCCTGGCGCGCGCCGTCCTCGATCCGCAGGCGACGCCCGACGATCTCGCGGCCCTGTGGACCGCCGTGGCCGCCGGACCCGACCAGCCGGTGCCCGATGTCGACGCGGCGGTCGCCTCGCCCGAAGCGCGGACCGCCTTTTACAACCGGCTGCAAGCGATCTTTGTGCAGGCATTTGATCCGCCAACGCCCGAGAGCCTCTTGCGCGTGTGGCGGGCTGCCGACCCGGCGCGCACCGTCGACGGTCTAGCGCGACTTTTGTGCGGCATCGTGACGTTGGCATCGGGGCGTCTCTTGCGCGCGCCGTCCGACCTGATCTTGGCGTGCCAGGGCCTCGACACGGATCCCGGCGCGCCCGCGGCCGTGCTCGACCAGATGGCGTCGCTCTTTGGCTTTGGCCTCCCGCCGTGGAACAGTCGACAGGTGTCTGCTTCGGCCGCCCTCTTGCGGCCTCTGGGCGACGTGTCGCCGCAGACGCCCAAGATCGCGCCCTAGACGTCTTGTTCTTTCTGTTGCTTTTTTTTTCCTCGCTCCTTTTTTTCATTGCCATTCTTTTTTTTTTGCTGCAACAACGACGCCGTCGGTCGGCCTCGATCGACCACACGACGCGCACGGCGCCGTGCGGTCTCTTGTGTCTGCTGTGCGATTGCCTTTTTTTTTCCTTTTCTCTCTCTCTTGCATGCGCCGGTGTGGCCTCTTTGGCAGCGGGCCAAAGGGCGGTGTCGGATGGCGGCTTGCAAAAGAGACCTTTTTCTCCAGCACAAAAAAAAGAGGAAAGAAAAAAAGGCTGCACGCGCTTGGCCCCTTTGTTCTTTATTTGACGGCACATAAACCAGAGCAAAAAACATGGCAGCGTGATTCATGCTGGTCGACGGCCAGGCGGCCCATGAGCCGGCCCGCGGCCAACTCGACCTCTGACGCGAATCGAACCTGCCGACGCTGTTTTCATAAATTGCGAACACATCACGCACAAAAAATAACGGCCAGCCACATTCGAGCCCCCATATCACTCAAGCACATTTTCTGCGCATGATTTATTCGCGATTTGTAGAAAAAAAAAGGTGTTGGCGGGTTCGGTTCCCGTTAGAGGTCGGCCTGGCCGGCCGGCTCAAATTGTGCGGCTGGCTGGTCGGCCGCTGAACCGCGGGCCATTGGCACAGCGACAAGGGCCATCACCGCAGTGTGTGTATGGGTGGGTGACAGGCATGCAGACATGGAGCGATGGAATGGAAGAAAAAAAAAGGGAGGCGTGTGCCGCGGATGCGCTCTCGTGTTTTGACTCACGGCCAAAAAAGACCACGGATCAATCCCGACGCCTTGACGACGTCGACAGCGGAATCGACGTGTGTTGTGGCCGATCGGCTGGCGGTTGCCCACCGTTGGTCTCAGCAGTGGGCCAGGGGGTCGATGCGTCGGGCTGCCCGTGCGGCCGCGGACGTAGCGGCGTCGCCGGCCACGGCGGCAAAGGCTCGGCGCACAAAGCGCGGCACGTGCCTGCCAAAGGCGCCCACATAGGACGGACGATCTCTCGGGGTCGCATGGTCATGGCGGCGGCGAGCAGGGTCGAGACGACGCACCAGCGGCCGGTAGTGGGCGCCGTCGAGACACAGCACGATATGCCAGCGCGCGGTGGCGCTCGTGTGTGCGCCCGTGAGGCGCCCGCGGCAGACGTCGCCCGCGCCGCCGCGCCCGGCGCTGCGCGCGACGACGAGAATGTCCACGCCGACGAGGCGCGACAGCGTGCTCACGGCATAGTCGTCGCCCCAGTAGACGCGTGGGTCGCGCATGGCCTCGTAGACGCGCCGCCGCGCGGCGTCGGTAAACGGGGCGCGCTCGCCCACGAGTGCGCGCGCGTGCGCATAGTCGCGTTGCACGTCGGGGTCGCGTGACGCAGCGAGGACGTCGCGCCACAGGGCCAGCGCCGCCGAGGCCGCACGATCGCGTCGGTCGAGGACGGTGCGGGCGACGGCCTCGCGCAGATGCGTCGACGTCGGCGCGCCCGAGTCGGGCACGCTCAGCAGACCCAGGCGCACGCTGTGAAAGAGACAGTCCCCGTTGGCCGCCGTGCGCACGAGCCGGTAGGCGGCGCGCGCGTGAGTCGCTTCGGTCTCGTCGGCGCACTCAGACAGCATCCAGGCCGGCAGTCTTGACGCGCCCGTGCACGCGCGGTCGTTGGGGTCGGCGACGGCAGCGACGCGGCGCGCCATCAATCTCGCTCTCCGCCGGCCTTTTTTTTCTCGGGAATTCTCTTTTTTTTTGCCAACCTTGACGGCGGTGCTTTCCTTTCTTGTGGGATCGGCCGCGCGGCGGGGGCGTATTTTTCCCGTGTATCTCTTTTCCGTGTAGAGTGGGGGTCGGCGCCTTGCACAGTAAACTCTCTCTCTCTGTCTGTCTGTCTTTACGGGCGCCATTGACTTTCCGTCCCGCGTCGACTCGGCTGCCCGTGTGCGCGCTCGACCTGCCGCGTCGGGCCTCCCAGCGACTTTGCCGCACGCGCGCGCGCGGCATGCGGTCCAAAAAAGGAGGCTGGAACAGAAAGAAATAATAATAGAAAAACCATAAAACCATAAACAAAAGGCTCGGGCGGGAAAAGGGCGTGTGCTGCGGGCACGGGCGGTGGTCCTCTGCGCGACCGCGCCGTCCTGAGCGGCGCCAATGCAGGCTCGCGCCAAAAGAGCGACCCCCATCCTAGACAAAGCAGCACGGCCTCTGGACACTCTGTGCACCACCAACCCCACGACACGCTCGATTGCCCGCGTCCACCCATGGCCTACTACGATCCCGATTCTTTCCTTGGCAACGGCGCATTCTTGGGCATGGAACCAGGCGCGTTCCCTGCGGCCTATGCGCGCGCGCCCAACGACAGACAGCCGCCCGCGGGCAACAACGGCGGACGGTTCCGAGGTATCGCGCAACCGCCGACAAAGGGGCGCACGGCTCGCGCGCGCACCGTAAACTCGCGCGCCAGCCCCGGGGCCTTTTTCGACCCTGCAGGCGACGCCCTTCCGCAGTACGAGGAACAGCCAGAGCGCCTGAGCGGCGGTTTTCGCAAACTCGTGATCCTCGGCGAACAGCCCGCCGACCCTGCCACCGTCTAGGCGCCGCTGACCTCGTCAGAGTCGAGCGCGCCGGTCAAACTCACGTGTGCGCGCGGTCGGCCGCCTAGAGCGACGGCACTCCCTTTCCCAATAAAAAAACACAAGGCGCAAACAAACACACAAGTCGTCTATTTTTTTTTTCATTGAGGTTGGTCCGACACAAAACAAAAAGAAAGGCGTCTGCGACACAGAACCTCCTCCTCGTGGCCTTGTCTTGGCCGCCACCTGACTTTTTTGTTTAAAATTCATGGACCGATTTTTTTCTCGGACAGTCGCCGAGCGGTTGCCGTGCGCTTTGAGGTCGCAATTTGCCTTGGCAGGTCTTTTTTTCGTGTGTGTGTGTGTTGCGCGCCTGCAACAGGTCTCGATGTGGCCGAGGCGGGTCGGCGGCACGCAACAAAGATCCGCGCGCGCTCGCGCCGCGACATTGCCCGGTTGCGCGCGCCGGCCCCCGCACCCTCCCCCCAAAAATTTCGCCGATCTTTTTTTTTGGGAAAAAAATGCGTGTTTCTTTGTTTATTCCATGGCGGCAGCGGTCGGCATTGTGTCGGCAGGCGAGGACGTCGTGGCCTCTCCCCCGATTACAGGTAGCCGGGGCGCACATAGTGGACGCCCAGGTGCTGCGCGACAAACCGCACGAGGGACTCGGCGGTGCGGTCGCCGTTGAACAGGCGCGTGTCGCCGGGTCCCGCGATGGCGTAGATGCACGGGTAGCCATCGGGACGGTCGGCGGGCGGCAGGTCCTCGCGGTCGGCGATGAGCACCGGCACGCCGAGGTTGGCGGCGGCCTTTTGCATCTCGGGCAGGGCCTGGTCGCAGTAGTAGCATCCGTGGCTCGTGTACATGACCAGCGCCGGGTTGCCGGCCTCGACATCGGCGCGCACCTGGTCGCCGGTCACCTTGGTCGCCGTACCCAGCGGCACGAGGCCGTAGGGGCGCACGGCCTGTCCGGCGGGCGCCGCCGGCGTCTGGATCATGACCGGCGAGTAGGCCGGCGACATGGGCGGCATGACCGGCGACGCCGGGCGGCCGTTGTTGCCGTTGCCGCCAATGACCACGGGCGACGCGGGCGGGAGCACGGGCGACATCGGCGGTGCCACGGGCGGCACCACAGGCGAACGCGGCGGCGCCGGCACGGGCCCGATGATGATGGGCCGCCTGCCATTGTTGTTGTTGTCGTCGTCGCGCCCGCGATTCCTCAGCCAGAGCCAGACGCCGAGGAGGATCATGCCCAGGACGAGCACGATCACGACCCACCACGGGAAGCCGCAGTCCTTGCGCACCGGCACGTCCACGTGGTGGTGGTGAGTGGGCACCAGGACGGTGCCGGGCTCAGCGGCCGCTGTCGCCGCGGCGGCGTTGTTGGCGGCCGACTGCGCGCGCAGGGCAGCCGCGGCCGCGCACGGGCTCAGGGCGGGCGCCGCAGCGCCGACGACGACGGGCGGCGCCGGTGCGGCGGCCAGGCCGCAGAGGCCGGTCCCGCGGGGGCTGTAGATCCTGGTGGTGGTAGTGCGCTGCATCGCGGTTGTGTGTGTGTGTGTGTGTCGCGGACGGCCTTTTTACTCTGCCCGTTCGCGTCTATCCGGCCGTGGACGCATGTATGAGCGGCGACGGCAGGCACGCGGGAGGGGGGAGGCGCCAGAGCCGAGCAGACGACGCAAGAGTCGTCACGCACGCGCGCACGCACCCGTCCACGCCCAAACCCGGCAGTCGCCCGACGCGCGGCAGAGCGCCGAGAGACCGCCCAGAGAGAATCATGAAAAAAAAGGGCGCGCCAGATCAACACGCCCACGGCCAAAACACACACCACACACACACACACACACAAATATATTTGTTTGTACACACGCGCCACAGGCACACACACACACACACACACACACACACACACACACACACAAAACACAAACCAGCGTCCAGAGGGAATCGCACAAACAAAAGGAAAAAAAAATAAAGAGAACCCCACCAATAACAACGAGATGCGTCACATTGTCAGAAGAGGAAAAAAAAAAGAAAAAGAACAGGCGGCAGCGGAACAGGTGGTAATGTCGCCCGGGGGAGCGGGCTGGTCGTACCGTGTCTTCCTTTTCTTTTCTGCATTTTGGCCCGCCGAGACGAAAAGGTTTGGGAAAAGAAAAGGTGAGCCGGTAAAGAAAAAAAGGAAAGGGAGGCGGGGGCAAACAAAAGAGGCGCGCTGGGCACGGCAAACCTGACGACAGCAGCAAAGGCGATGACGGCGGCAGCGGAGTCACCAGCGGTTTAAGGAGGGACCCGACGGAAAGCGCCCTCGGGCACACCACGACATGTCTCGGCACGCACCCGCGCGCGCGCGCACATACAAATCCACCGACCGGGGGTGCGAGCACATTGCCGGGTCTGCGCTCTTTCGTGGGCGGGGCGTGTGCAACCTGTGCCTCGGCGGCTCGTCGTCCTCGCAAAGAAAAAAAAGAAGAGGAAAAAAAAAGAGACGGACCAAGGGGCGCGCCCGCACTAAACCGGTCCCTCTTGCGTAAACAGCACCGTTTTTTTCTTTTTTCTTTTTTTTTGGGCTTTCTTGGGGTCCAAGACCACAGAGGCGCACCGCGCCCAGACGGGCCGGAAAAAGGCGCGCAAAGGACGCGCTCGACGGACGCGGTGTGCGTCGTGATCGCAGGCGATAGCGCCACATGGCTGGTGCGCGCGGCTTCGCGGCGCCATCGCCTGCGATCGCAGGCGACGGCCCTACGAACGAGAACGCGACAAAGACGAGGCGCCAGGAGACAAAGAAAGAACCGCGTGCGTCCACACTCGCGCGCTCTCTGTCTCTGCCCAACGGTGATGTCCACGCTCCAATCGACGACGACGGCGCCCGACGGCGGCGGCGTCGGCAGCACGGCGACGGTGCGCGACGGGCATCAGGCCGCTCCCCAAGATGGCGGCAGCAATGTCATGCACCTGGTGGGCCCGCCCATGTGGGAGACCCTCCACTATGCGGCCTTTCAATGCCCGGAGCCGTTTGACGAGCGGGCGCCCGCGCTCGTCGCCCTCGTGCGCGGTTATGTGGTCCTCCTGCCGTGCGCCGAGTGCCGCGCCCACTTTGCCGCGCTGCTCGACGCGCACCCGCCCGAGGTGGCCGCGCGGTACGGTCGTCAGGCCTTTGCCCGATGGACCGTCGACGCCCACAATGCCGTCAACGCGCGCCTGGGCAAGCCGCTCTTTGCCTACGACCAGGCGGCGCGACGCTATGCGCGCGGCGACCTCCACTGTCGTGATCCCGACAGCCGTGAACCGCGCGCCAGCCGGCGCGCGTCCTCGCCGGCCTTTGCCGTGGCGCTGGCCGTCGTGGGGCTGGCCGTCGCTGTACTCGCTGGCGCATGGCTCTATCGCTCCTATCGCGACGACGCTCGATCGGCGGCGGCGGCGGCGGCGGACCCGACTGCGCCAGACGGCGTACGCGCACCAGACGCCTGCGCGCCCAAGTGGCCGCGCTGGGGACCCACCGGCACCCGCTAGGTGTCTTTTGTCTTTTCTTTTTTTGCTTTGCTTTCGTCGCCGTGCGCGCGCGTGTTTTGCGCCGGGCATCCAACAAACCAATCGGCTCCATGCGACCGCACCTCAAACAACAACAAACAACAAACAACAACCACAACGAAAATGGTTTATTTTTTCAAGAGAAAAAGAAAGGGCGCCAGGTGGCCGGCACGGCCTTTTTTCCTTTTTTTTCGTCATTTTTTTCGGGTGGAGGCAGACCCCCGGGTGATCGCGGCACGTCTTTGTGTGGTTTTGCTGTCGCCATCCCCCGCCGCTCCCTTTGTCGTCCCTTTTCTCTTGTCGCTCTTTTGCTTTGTCTTCCTGCCTCAAAAAAAAAGGCGGCATGCGATGGCGGGCCGAAAGGCGACCCGACGGCAAGGGGGCGGGCTGCAGAGCAACCCGAGTTTGAAAAAAGGACAGAAAGAGAGTGTGCATGCGGCAAAAGGCGAGCGCAATAATCCGTCGCCCAAAGGCGGCAGAGCGATGCGCGGGGCAGGATTTGGGGCCTGCGTGCGCCGTGCCCCCGCGGGACTGCCGGACCGCGCGAGCCGACGCCGCACAAGAGGAAAGGTCGCGCGCAGGGTGGATAACGAAAAGCGAGCGGGCATCGACGATCCGACCCCCGCCCACCCATTCGAACCCCATAGACCGCGCGCTCTGCCTAGAGAGGCGCGCGACGAGGATAGAGGTCACGCAAACCGACGACGACAGCGACGACGACACCCGAGACGCGCGTGCGCACCCAGAGCCCGTCCGAGGATGGACACGCAAATGTGGGGTCCGCTCGTGTGGGATTTCATGGCCGTGGCGGCGCGCGCGTGCGACGACCTCGACCCGGACCCGCCCGAAGCGGGCAGGGACGGGCCGCGCCAGCGAGCCACGCGCGCCTTTGTCCTCCTGGCCTACTCGCTGCGCCACGTGCTGCCCTGCTCCTTTTGCCGCACCTCGTACTGCCACTACATTGAAGACGTGCCGCCGGGCGAGTTTGTCCTCGGGTCAGACGAGGCTGCGCGCGCCCGGCGACCGCACGGCGTCGGCGACCGCACGGCTGGCGCGGCCGTGCCAAGGACCGGCCGCATGACGGCGGCTGCAGCGCCATCGGACGCGAGCGGCGACTTGGTACCGCGCGCGCCCACGCTCGTCGACTGGGTGTGGATCATGCACGACCGCGTCAACCGCAAGTTGGGCGTAAAGAACATGCTCACGCGGCGCCGGTTTCGCAAACGCCTCCGCGTGACGGCAGCGCTCGTGCACCCGTCGGCCGTGTGGGACATGGTGACCATCATCGCGCTCAACTACCCGACCGACGGGCTGGGCCGTGTGGCGGCGACGGCGGCGTGCGATCCCGAGCAGCGCGCCAAGCGCACCGGCCACGTCGTCTTTCTCGACGCGCTCGCGCGGCTCCTCCCCCTGGTGCCCGACCTCGGCAGCCTGGCGCCCTATGTGAACCCGCGGAGCGCACTGTACGCCGGCGCACTGGCCGCGCGCGAGCCGTTTGTTGCGTGGGTGCGTCGCGGCAAGCGTGCCTGGCTGCGAGACGTGGGCGCCGACGCGGCGCTCTGCGCGCGCATGCTCGCCGCCGAGCGCGCCTACATGGCCAGCGTCGCCTAGTCGCCTTTTGCTCGCCGCGCGGCGCCACCGACGCCAACCTGGCGCCAGAATCAAAAGCAAGCAAAAGCAAGCAAAAGAATGGGGAACGAAAAAAAAAGGAGCAAACCGAGGGCCATCCAACGACGACACTCAAACAATCGCCGAGCGGCAGTGCCGGACTCTCTCTCTCTCTCTCTCTCTCTCTCTTGCCCCTCTGCCGTCCCGCCTTACTTTTCCTCCCTCAAAACTTGGCCCCGGCGCACAACAGCAAACGAAAAGGGAGAAATAAAGGAAGACAAAGGAAAACAAACACTGGGAAACAAAAGGCTTGCGCCAAGAAAAAAAAAAGAAACAGGGTGCGCCTTTGCGGGAGCAAGAAAAGGGGGGGGGGACGAAAGAGCGTCCCAGCCGCGCGGTCGCTTTGTCCCACCTTTTTCGCCTTGCTTGTTTTCTAGAGATGGGAGAAAGAAAAAGAGCAAATGCACAGCAGAGGGCGCCAGAGACGCGATCCGTTTTTGGTCACCTTTTTTTTTGCTTTTTTCTGGCGAGTTGTCGCTTGCAGGAAAAAAAAGAAGACTTGCGCGCCCGCACGGCAAAAAAAAGGCAGAGCCGCCCGGCAAAGGCGAAGAACAAATGGGCCTGTGGGCCGTCCGAGCGCGCGCCGAGAGTCTGGAGGCGCGAGGACAAACCAGCCGCGACTGTCCCACAGCATAGAGGCCCTTTCTTTTTGTTTGCCCGGCCCGGAACCACATGTGCGCACGCGCAAAAAAGTGAGACATACGCGCCCGCCGGCCCGCCTTGGTTTTGTGTACCTTGGTGGGTTTTTATTGCCTGGAGACGACGGGGGCAAAAAAGCGCAGCACGCAAAAAAAAGGCGCCAGTTTCGTTGTCTAAAAAAGGCAAAGGGCGGACCGACCAACGGCGTGCGTGGTCGACGCGTGAAAGGCGGTCGAGGCGGCAAAACACAGACGCCGCACAAGGGAAAAGGAGCGCCGAGCGGACCCGACCGATCTGCGCCCTCTCTGACCGACCGCTCTCCTGTCCGTACCTACCGTTGGCGTCGCCGCCGCCACCACAACCGCACTCTCTGCCTAGGCTTTTTTTCTTTTCATTTTTTCTTTTCATTTTTCTCCCCCACTCCTACTGGTCGCTGTGTGTGTGTGTGTCGCACCATGGAGGCGCCCGCGCGACTGCCCTACAACGCGATCGAGCAGGCCGTGCTCGCCCGCGGCCTCGACGACTTTGTCTCGCTGGGACCCACCGAGATGCTCTTCTTCCTCTGCGACGCGCTCTCGTCCGACCCCGCCCTCGTTGCCGACGACTTGGTGGCGCCGTTTATGTACTATTACGAGCGCGCCGTCAGCGAAGCCCGCGCGCGCTCGGCCGAACAGCGCGAGGCCGCCGCCGCCATCGGCATTCCGGCGATGGACGGCCCCGGCGGCAACCTTGCGGCCTTGGCCGTGTTCATGTTTCTCGCGCAGACCGACTTTGCCAACGCCATCGACGCCCAGATGGACGCCTGGGCCGCGGCCAACGGCGCGAGCGACCCGCGTGCTTCCAACGAGGCCCTCGCGGCGGCCCTCTCTGGCGTGCTCGCCCTGGAGCGGCCGTTGCCGCTGCCCGACGCCGACGAGCCCCTCGATGCCTACTATGAGCGCGCCGTCCCGGCCGCCGTCGCCGAGTACCTATTTCGGCTCGACGGACGCAACGACGTGCAGGAGGCCCCATGGCCCTACTACCGCCTGGTCATCGGCGACGGCGGCGAGTCGGACGTCATCGACCGCTGGTGGTGGCTCGACCCGCTGGCCTATTTCAGCCTGCCGCAGGGGGCCGACAATGTGACCGCAGACCTCGCGGCCGAGGCCATCGATCGCATGGCCGTCGGCCTGCTGCCGATCGCCGGCGACACGGTCGACGCCCAGATGGCCAACTGGCAGCGCGATTACAACCCTCAAACCTACCCGTGGACGGCGGCACCCGCCCTCGGCTCGGCCAGCGATCCGTGTGCACGAGCGCGCGGCGACCTCAACGCCGTGGGCCTCTCGACCATCGTCGTCGGACCCAACCAGGCCGCCGTCGCCGAGGCCCCGCTGGCCGCTGCGTTGGCGTCCGCCGCCGCCATCGCCGGCGCGCCGTCGCCACGGCCACAACCGCAACCGCCCACGCCGTCGACCCAGCCGTCGCCCTACCGCCCATCGGCTGCCGGCTTTAGCGTGTTTGAGGCGCCGCCGACGCCGTTGCCCACCGTGCGCGAGGCCATCCTCCAACAGCAGCAGCAGCAGCAACAATCGGCGGGTCCGCGCGCCGTGTCGGTCAAGCGACGTCGCGACGCCCTCGACGCCGGCGCCCTGGCCGCCGCCGCCATGACGCCGGAAGAGGCCGCCCAGTATCCGACGCCGAGCGATATCGCCTCGGCGACGCTGGCCCGCGTGAGCCCCCTGTCGCGCCAACCCATCGAGGCCGTCGAGATCGTGCCGCCGCCCGAGGTGTGCGGCATCTGCCAGACGCGCGCCGCCATCCCGTCGGACGTGCTCGACTACCTGGTGCCAGATTGGAACGCGTGGGAGGCGGCTGGCGGTTCCGAGTATGACTACCGGCAGCGCGTGTTGGACCTCATCGAAGACTACCAGCGCGGTGGCCTTTCGCGGGTGCCGACGAGCCCGACGGCCGAACCGGCGAGCCGCCGTCGGCGCCTGTCCCAAGAGGAGGGGCCTCGCGGCGCGCCCGGTGTCGGCAACATAGTAGCCCGGGTGCTGGGCAACGCGGGCCTCGTCAACGCCTATGGCGCGGGAGCGCTCCTAGGCATGATCGACGCCTGGTCGCAGGATCCATCCGACAATGAATTCTACTCGGTGTTTATTCAGGGCCAGGAGGAGGCCCCGCGAGGCGCCGTGTGTCGCGTCTGCGCCGTCGAGTCGGCACGTCGCTACGCCGAGGAGCAGGCGCGCGCGCCGCGAGCCTTGATCTCGGGCACGCGCGTAACCTTCCCCTTCCCGCCGCTGCCGGGCATACCGGTGGTGCCGCAGGCAGAGCCGAGCGCCGTCGTGGGCGTGTTCCCCTACCAGAGGGAACTCGTGGCCGGGCTCGTTCCCTATGCGTACGGCCGCGAGCGAAGGCCGCTGGCGTCGGGCGAAGAGATTGTCCGCGTGGGCGGCGCCGCGCGCGCCAGCGGCTACCAGATCCGCCAGACCTGGTTCGACTACCTGCTCGGGCCCTATGGCATCGAGCGCGGCGCCCTCGTCTTTTACCGGCCCGAGACGCACCTCTTTGAGGCCGCGCTGGCGCCGGGCGCGCCGCCGCTGCCGCTCGCCCTCGGCCGCGTGATCGCCTACGACACGTCGCACTTTGACTATGTGCTCTCGCTGGGGCCCGGACGCGAGCGCTTGGGCTTCTTCCCCACGCGCCTGGTCGTGCAGCCGCTGCTGGCGGGCATCGAGGCCGGCGTCGTCGAGTCGGTGCGCACCGACAACGTCTACCCCTACGCGGCGGGCGCACAGGTGCCCACCTCGCAGCAGGTGATCGAGGCGCGCGGAGAGCCCGTCGCCGCCCAGTTTGCGGGCGGGCCCGTCGCCGCCGAGGCCGCGCGCGGCGGCGGTCCGGGACTCGTCGCGGGCGCTGCTGGCGCGCAAAATCTGCTCGAACTGCGCGCCGCGCTCGTCGAGGCCCTGTCATCGCCCGCCCTGTCCGTGGCCAGCGGCGACGCCGAGCGCGTGCGCCGTCTCTACCTCGAGATCGATGAGCGGGTGCGTGCGTTGGGCATCGGCGGCGAGCAGCCCACGTCGCTGCCGGCGTTGCAGAGGGCGGTGCGGCTCGCCGGACGCGAGAGCGCGCGCCAGCGGCCGTCGTCGCGCGTGCTCGCGGCGGCCGGACGCACCGGAGGGGGACCGAGCGCGCGTGCCTCACTCGAACTGGCGGCGGCGGGCGCCGCGGGCGACATTGGCGCCGCGCGCGCCAACCTCGAAGCCGCGCTGGCCTCGATCGAGGCCGGCGTCGTTCCGCAGGGACCGCGCAGGCCCAACGACACCATCGTCGGCGTCGCGGGTGCTCCGCTCTCGCCGGGCCTTTTGACGGCCGGCGCGCCCGTGACCCCCGGCGAGGTGGTGGTTGACGAGACCGGCCAGGAGCACGTGCTCATCGACGAGCGGTCCAAGTGGGACGTGCTGTTTGCCGTCGTGCTCACCAAGTTCAACGTGCTCTACCCGCAACTGGCGTTGGACGTCGACCCGGCGACGCGCGCGCTGCTCCTGGCCGCGTCCCTGCTGGGCTACGCCGTGCCGCTCACGGTGCAGCAGGTGGCGCGTCTCACCGACCCCGGACCCCGACCCGGACCACAGGCGTCGGCCCAGGAGAGACAGGCCTGGGATGCCGCCAGGGACCTGCAGGACCGCTCCGTGGCCCGGCAACGCGCGGCCCTCAACTATATCGCCAGCCTGCCGCCGGGGGCGGTCGTCGAAGCGCAGGAGGTGCCCAGCCTGGGCGCCATCTACCCGATCCTGTTTCAACAGGCGTGGAACTCGATCTTTGACCAGGAGGGTCTCACGACGCCGGAGCGCGACCAAGCGTCGATACAAGACAATCAAAGACGGCTGTGGGCCTACCCGGGCCCGCCCAACACGTTTGTCACACCCGGCGGGCCGCCGACGCCCTTTGTCGCGCGACCCAACCGCGTGCTGCCGTCGGCCTACGCCGCCAGTGTGCTCGTTGCACAGGGCGCCGATCCAAACCTTGGCCGGCTGCGCGATATCATCCTCGAACCGGCAACCCGCTACCGGTGGATGGACGTCTTTGCCGGACCCGATCTGACCCGCGGACGCCAACAACGGACAGCACCGTCGGATGCCGTCGACGTCGGCATCACCCTGCGCAGTAGGGAGCCCGGCGCCGGGCGCGTTGTCGGCGGCGCCGTGCACGCCTTTCGGCCGCCGCCGCGACGCGCGGCGATCGGCGTCGGTTCCTACGTGCCGCGGAGCAGCGCGTTTGGACGCAGCCTTTCCATGAGCATGTTTCCCCCGGCGACGGGGCGCCCCGCGACACCGACGAGAGCATCCATGGCGGCGCCAACGAGGCCGCTGGGCACGAGGCCGATGGCGCGCGCCGCATCCACGAGCGCGCTCGCGGTCCCACGACGCCAGCAAGCCTTTGCACGCGCCGCGCCTCTGGCCGCCGTGCCGCCGCGCGGCCGACTCGCCCAGGATGACGCCTCGACAAATCTCATCCAGAGCGCCTACATCTACACCGCGCCGGAGCCTTTTGTGCCGCGCGTCGTCGTCGACCCGGTCACGGCTGCGGGCCTGCGCGCCGGTCAACAGGCGGCACTGGATCGCCTGGCGCGAGAGACGGAGCGCGTGACACGGCTGGCGCCTGGCTTGCTCACGCAGGCCGATCTCGTCGTTGTGCCGGGCACCAACAACACGCTCTATCAGATCGCCGGGCCCACGCGCGGCCCCAACGTCGGCCTCGACTGGCTCCGACCGTCGACGGTGGGCGTGCGCGACCTTTTGCGCCGCGTGGTCGAGGCCCTCAACGCGCGCGGCACGCCTGGCGCCCCGACGCGGCCCTCGTAGAGCGAGCCGCCCTCTTGTTTTTCCTAGTTTTTTGGTTGCCCCTTTTTCCTACGTCCCGATCGCGATTGTTTCCACGCACAAACCCCCATCGAAAAGAGACAAAAGATGTGTCAATTTAACCAAATCCGTCTCTTTTTTTTTTGAATTCTTTCGGCCAAATCGGCGCCGGGTGCGGCCGTTGTGGACTGGCGCAGACACCAAAAAAATATAGTGCATTGCCCAGAAATAGCGTACTTGGTCGAGCAACAGATCGCCAAATGGGGCACCCATGTCAATCGAAAGAGAGCGCACGCGCCCATACTCGCCAGATCTCTTTCTTTTTCTACTCGTGTTGCCGTCCGCGTGCACAAGGCGAATGGATTGCGAAAAAAGGAAACCCGACCAAAAAAAGACGAAACAAGGAAAGAGAAAAGGAGACAAAGATGGCGACCAGCGCAGGGAATGATCCCGCCTTTTTTGTGTTTTTTTGGGTGCGCCGACGCAACAAGAGAGACACACAAAAAGGGCGGTGTGGCAGCAACGCCAGCGGGCGACATGAGACCGGCAGAGGGGAGGGGGGTGGACAAGAAATGACCAACCGCGTGCACCGACCGGTTCCGTGGCGATCGTGCTCTGGAGCGCGCGAACCGCTCAAACCCAGAGCAAGGGCGTAAGCAAGCCGACAGCCACACACAAAGAGACAGACGGAGAGGTAAAAAAAGGGGAAAAAAAGGAAAACAGGCCAAGAAACAATGGAGGCACAAAGGGGCACCAGGAGGCGACGCGTCGCGGCGCGGCCGCAGGTCGAGGCCGCGGTAGGTATCTGCGCGCAGGGCGCCCGCAACGTCAACCAGACGGAACGTCTGATGGCCCTTGCAAACGAACTCGGGGTGCCCGTCAACAGAGGCGATCCCTGTGCGGCGTTGGCAGATGCCCTCGGCGACGAGTGGGCCACGGCGCTCGAATCAGCCGCGGTCCTGGCCGAGCGCGAGGCGCGCGATGTACAGAGGCGCGCCGAGATGGCGGCGCTGCGCCGGGCGAGGGCCGAGCGGCAGTTTTACGGACCTCCGACGCCGGCAACGGGCCTCGTCGTTCCCCAGACAAGCGTGTGGCACGACATAGGCCCCGATCTGCGCCTCGACGTCATCGATCGTCTGACCGAGATGGAACCCCGTACCGTGCTGGCGCTGTACCAGACCGACAACAGCGCGCGCGCCATGGTCGACCGTCTGCGTCGTCGCCTGTACTATGCCGACCGCGACGGCAGGCTGGCCTACGGGTCCGTGCCCCTGATCGACTATTTGCGCCTGGCGTTGGTACTGGGCAAGAGCGACCCCATGCGGCTCTTTCTGGCTGCCGCCCTGTGTACGCTCCGGGACTTTGCCGACAGGCAGGTGGCGGTGACGGAGCGCGCCGATCCCAACGCCTTTCCAGGGTTGGGCTTTAGGAGATCGGTAGGCATTGAGCCCAGGGGGTACCGCGGGCGCCCCGCCTATTCGACGCTCATCGATCCGGTTGATGCTGGCGACCCACGCCCGGTCGACCTCGCCGACGCCGCAGCGCAATGGCGCCAATGGCTGGCCGGGCCGCCGGGCGCGCTGGTCGGCGGTGGCGCCCGCCAGTCGCGCGTCGTCGACCGCTACAGGCAGGTGCTCGGGTGGCCGGGCCCGTCGCCGCTGGTGCGTGACCTGTACAATCGCACGGGCCTGGCCAACGTTGTGCGCGTGGGAGGCGACCCCGACGCCGCTGCAGACGACACCGCCAGGGTGGACGAAATACGCTGGCTGGGCACGGCCGATCCCGCGCTCGTCGCAAACCTGTTTGGCACGCATGGGCCGATCGTGCAAGAGTGGCTGAGCGCGGCGTCGTCCAACGAGCATGTGCCGGCCGCCGACCGCCTCCAGGACGCCGTCGATTCGCTGGGTCCCGACGCGGCGGACTTGGTCCTTGGCTCAATCGCCGCCGACGTTAATCAGTACGTGGCGTCGAGGGCGTGCGCGATCGCGGCCAAGAATTCGCCCATCTGGCCGGCCTCGTTGCCCAACCTTTTGGGCGGCAGCACCTTTTGGCTCGTGCCCTGGGAGGATGGCACCATCGGCCTTTTGAGTCTTTTGTCAATGCCCGCCATCGACGAGGCCGTCGCCCTGGCGTCCAGGCAGGCCGCCGCGCCCTCTTGAGCAAAAGTCAGAACACAAATTGCGAGACAAAAGGCGCGCCGTGCGTCGTCTCGCCCGCGGCGGCGCCCCTTCTTTTGCCTGCCCGCCCGATCCGCGAGGATTAGAAAGAAAGAAAAAAAAGAAAGACGACGCTGGCGATCTCGGGCAAAGAAAGGCCACAACCAAGAGTCGACACCCAGGCTACGACGACCTGTCTCCTTTTTTTGTTCTGGTTGTGTGTTTTGTCTTTGCACCGGCAGGGGCCGGCAGTCGCAGCAGACGCACGGGGCTTTTTTTTCGGCGACCCTCCTCATGGACTTTGCGTATGTGCTGACGGCCCCGCCACAGGGCAAGGCCCAGAGAAAAGAAACTTGCGGTGGCGCCCGTGTCTCTTCCTGTCCTCTCCTTGCATCTTGGTGCGGCGCGTAAATGTGCCGCGGCAAAAAGAGCGACAAGGCCGCGGCACCTTTTTGGGACAAAAAAAGAAAAAAAAAGAAAAAAAAGAGACAAAAAGAATGAAAACCAACAATGGGCCTCTTTTCCCTTCCGTTGCCGGCTGCTGCCTGTCGGTGCTGCTTGTCGGCCGGCCTCCCTCTAGTGGACCGTCGCCGCGGACCCTCTGCGCGCCAACACGGCGCAAAATGCCGGCATGCCTCTTTCTTTGGCGTCACTTTTTTTTCATTTTTCTCAACTGTTTTCTTGTCTGAAAAGAAAAAGAGCAGGAGGCAAGCAAAAAAAAAGAGTGAGGCCCTGGAGCGAAAGAAAAAAATAACGGCTCTGGCGCCGCTGCACAGAATGCGCGAGCGTCGCCCGAATTGCATTCTTTGTCTGCATTGCCTCGACATTTTTTTGCAAGGCACATCTTTTTTCCGTTCTCTGTTGCATTCCGCCGAGCAAAGCCCGGACGGGTCAGGCGCTCTATGATTGGTCCTCGGGGTTGCCTTTTTCGTTTTTTTTATTCTTTTGTTTGCTTTCGCGCAAGACAGCGCCCGTGGGCGCGAGAGCAAAAAAAAGGACGCTCACGGCATGGAGGACACACAGAGGCGCGCGCTGCTGCGCGGGTTTTTTCGTCGACTCGAGGAAAACGGCACCCGGCGCGCGATGGAGCCGCGAGCACAAAAAGGCACACGCGCCATCTGGTGACATCGAGAAAAAAAAGGAAAGAGATAAACCGCAACGGCCCGCGACCGCACGAGACCGTTGGAGACGCTGCAGGCCGCCGCCGACAAACCCAGGACACCCCTCTCCCTCTCAAAAAAAGCGAGTCGCACCGAGGGAAAGGCCGACCTTGGGTCTTTTTTTTTTCCATCGGGCCATCGCGTCTCTTGCGGAAGCGTGCTTGGACTGCACGGCCGATCTTTGCGCCCCCCTATCTCTCTCTCTGTCTCTTTCTTTTGTTCTTTCGAATCGACCTTGGGGTTGCACTTTTCGTGTGTGCACGGCACCGTATCGCATCACTAGGCCATCGTCGTGACAGCCGATCAGACGCAACCATGGACCTCTCGATGAATCTGCTGCGGATGAACAGGACCGCCGCGTCCGCCGGCGGCACCAACCGCGCCGACCCACTCAAGGCGCTGGCCGATGCGCGCGGCGGCGTGCGCCCGAGCGCCGTCAACGAGACCATCGCCGCCGTGCGCGCCGACATGGACGCATGCGCGACAACGTCCGCTGTTGCCTCCGACGCGGCGGCGACGGCGGCAGCAAAAAAGGACGGAGTCGGCCTGGCGCCGTCGCCGAGCGAAATGCACCGACGCTTTCGCGATCCCGACCCGTTGGCGACGTCGGTCCTCAAGGACTTTCTCGGCCGCCGCGGCTGTCTCGTCAAGAGGGCCGCGCGCAAGGCGGGCGCCTCTGAGCCGACGGCGCGCCCGACCACGGCCTTTCTCAAAGACGGCTGGGGAGGCGGCGTGGTGAGCGTGCCCGACGAAGACTATGCGGCCTTTCTCGACGCCTATGGGGATGACGTCAACCGCGGCGTGCGCCACGCCATATGCGAGCAGCGCAGCGCCGTGTTTCGCATGCACCTCGACATTGACCTGTCGGTGCCGCGCGCCGCCGACCGCCGCGCCGTGCTCACGCTCGTACGTCTCATCCAGGCCATCACGGCCCGATTCTTTCCGGGCGCATCGCGCCACTCGTTGCTGGCCGTGATCGTCCTGGCCGCGCAGGAGAAGCCCCTGGGCGACGGGCGCGGCGTCAAGCAGGGCATCCACATCGTCATGCCCAACCTCTACGTCAACTGGCGCCAGGCGTTGGACATGCGCGAGTGCTACGTCACGCTGCTCAAGCGCGCCTACGGGCCCGATGCGCGCGGCTGGGCCGCCGGCGATCCGCCGGCGCGCAGTGCCGACCCCGAGACCGAACTTCAGGCCGCCAACGCCGACGTCGCCGACAGGGCCGCCGACTGCACGTGGGAAAAGGTCATCGATCACAACGTGTTTACATTCAACGGGCTGCGCATGCCCTACAGCCACAACGTGATCCGGTGCCCGACGTGCAAGGGCGCCAAGCCGCGCGCTACGGCCTCGGCGGGCTCCGTACCGTGCGCCGGTCCGTGCAACGGCACCGGCAAGTGCTGGGAGCCGCGGTGGTACGAACCCGTGGCGTGCCTCGACGGCGACGGCGCCGAGGACCGCATGGCGTTTGACCACATGGCCGGCAATCCCCACTATTGCCTCTTGCGCACGTCGATCCGCTGCCGTGCCGATCAGGTCGTCAGCCCCGGATGGACGTGCTTTGCGGGCGCGCCGCGGTGCAACGTGGCGGCGCTCGATCCGGCCTGGCACAAGTACCAGGAGCGGCTGGCGGGCGCCGGCGGAGCGACCGGTGCCGGCGGGCGCAGCGTGCCCAACACCGTGCCGCCCGACGACCCGCGCTTTGCGCGCATGGCGACGCTCATCCGGGCCAAGGGCCACGCGCCCCATGCGCGCGTCGACGTGCACTCGATCCGACGCGACAAGCGGGGCAATTATTACATTGTCCAGGTCGACGGCGAGGGCTCGCGCGCGTGCCTCAACATGCCGCCCGAGCCCGGTTCGGGCGCCCTCTGCGGCGAGCACGACAATGCACGCGTGTTTTATCAACTGTCGCGCGCCGGCCTGGTGCAAAAGTGCAACTGCCGCTGCCCACACGACAGGCCGCGCCGCCTCTACACAACGTGCAACAACTACAGGTCGGCGCCGATCGCCATCTCGCACGAGGATCGGGCGTTTTTCTTTGACAATGGCGCCGTTGCCGTTGCTGTCAACGGTGCCACCAACAACGGCAACAGTTCCGGACGCACCGTCAACAACAACAACAGTGCCAACAACAGCGCCAACAACACGCACGTTGTCGGCGGTGCGGGCATGGCGGTGACCATGCCACCGACGCGTCTACCGCCGACTCTCTTTTCGGGCGGCGCCGACAGGCCGGACGCCATCATGGCCCGCATCGGCAACATGATGGCATCATTCCGACGTCCGTCGTCAAATATGCCCGTGGTGCCGGCGGCGCCGTCGCCGCCCGCCCTGGTCAAGCGCGCGCGGACCGACGCCGGCCCCTGAAATCTCGATCTTGTCCCGCGCTCTCTGGCGCTGTGCGTTCTCTGCGCATCGTCGGAATTGCGCCGCGCTCGCCAAACACCACCCACCCACACCGATTCTCCTCTTTGAGCAAAATAAAATAAAAAAAAGAATGCCGACTGCGCCGCAGAGCCCATGTGTTTTGATGCTCAGTGTCCCTGCACAGTGCACCCCCTCCCCTGCATGCTTTTGGTGCATTGCCGAGAAACCAAAAAAAAAAAAGAGTCTCCCGGCAGGCCGGACGTCACATGCTGCACGCCGCCGACTAGCGGCCGAGTAGGGCGGTCCTCGTGTGCCGGCCGGTCAGTCGCGGCTTGGACGAAATGTACAGAAGAGTCTGCGCCGACAGAACAAAAAGGGACGAGCGTCGCGACGACGGCGACGGGGGGACATGCGCGGATCAAAGTGGGTTTTGCGGATTCCGGTTCGGGGGCGAGCGCGGACTCGATCGCGAGCATGAGCCATGCACACCCACATCGCGGATTCGGGCTCGAGTAACCGGATCGATCAGATCAGTTTCACTTTCGTATCGGATCTAGGTTGTTTATCGGCAGGCGACTCACACCGGCACCGACCGCAGCGCCCGCCAAACTGTCAAAGGGAGGCAAAAGAAAGTCACAAAAAAAAGTCGACAAAGCGTCTCGAAAGTGTCTGCGGCCCGTCATTTTTGGCTGCTTGGGAAGGTGCCAGAGCGCCAACGCGAGACATGTCTTGCGCCCCCTATATTTACATTTTTTTCGAGCAGGCAAAAACAGCAGACCCTAGACACATTTGGGGACATCCCTTTGAGTTTTTATGATTTTCTTAGGTCCCTTTCGCCTTCCCATTTGACAGTTTGGCGAGCACCGTGGGGTCGCCGTTGGCCGACCATTCGCCGAAAACCAGGCAGTCGGTCGGTTTCGCGTGGCCGGCCAACATCAGCGGCGTCGCAGAAACCTGTCGTGCTTCCTCTGCGCGCGGGAAAGAAAGGGGTTCCAGGCGCGGTCTGCGTCTGCCATTGGTTCCAGGGCCAACGCATTTCGTCTGCGTCACGTGCCAGTGCGCCTGCTTGTTCTGGCGTGTCTTCCCTCGCCCGCAGAACTGCGCTTCTGCCCAACGATAAACCCGGCCTCTCTAGAACAACGGACCAGCGCCTGCCTACCGATGCAGGCCCCCCGACCCATTGCTGGCGATCGCCAAAAGGCAAAACCTAGGTACCCATGAACGCGTGCGTAAACAAACCCACTGCAATCCTTTCGACTCTCACATTCTTTCCGCTCTTGCAGACGCAATCAGAGCACGCAAGAGTTTAATGTCGTGCTGGCTGCCGAGACAGAGTACCAAAGAAAACAGTGGATTCCCCAAGACAAATACGAGGCCTGCTTCAAGCATTTCTTTGGTCCTCCCGATTCCGTGCCCTTGCAAGAGCAGGCAATCTTTGTGATCGAATAAACAGCAAGATACCGCCTCTTTGTTGTTGTGGGGGTTGATGGGTTGCCAAAATTTATCCCACTGTTGGATGCAATCCAAGGCATTATGTCCTGCAGTGGGCGGCGCGTCTCCCGTGCGTGGGGCGATGTGGCGACACCAAAGAGAGCGCATCAGATGACGAACCTCGACCTGCCGCCGCAAGAACGGGAGCGATTGGAGGGGCGCCTCTGGACGGACCTCGTCCCTTTGGGGTTTGGGTGCGTTGTGTCAGGCCTTCGGCCGACCAGCGATCGACCGACCGTAAGCGAGCCCGCGTTGGCGGCAAAAGAAGAAAAAAGAAAAGGAATTGCAAAAGAACAACAACGACAACGACGGCATCTGCAAATGAAATAGAGCGCGAGGAACAAAAAAAAGCGGCCGATCAGAAAGAGGGTAGGTGCACGGCCAAGGCCAAGAGGCCGCACAGGGCGCCGGCCGTCGCTCGATGGTGATCGTTGACTTTGATGCGCGTCCGCGAGGCCAGACCCGACAGGAGGGCAATGTCGTCGGGCGCAGGCGTCGACTCGGGATCGGCGGCGTAGAGTCTGGCCCAGGCCGCACGCTCGTCGTGGTCGGCCGAGGGCCACAGCATTCGCGTGAGAGCCTGTGCGAGGCGGTGTCCGGTGCCGAGATCTTCCACCGCGTCGAGCCTCCCCCCGAGTTTTTCAACTGTGCCGGCCATGGCCACGACCCCGCCGACGGTGGGATCTAGGTCGGCTGCGAGCCGCGACGCCCGTCCCATGGCATCAATAGCAGCGGCATCGAGCGCGTCAATGCGCGCAGCGGGCGGACGCGCGGGAGGCGCGAGACCGCGAGCACGACCCATGGCGCGAATGGCAGGCTCGACGAGGCGGCCGCACAAGAGTTCGGGCACGAGCCTCTCGGACGCGCTCGGCACAGCGCCGAGCGCCACGGCGGCCTCGACAAGTCGCCCGGCACCCGGCAGTCGACCCTCATCGTCGGCCTTGGACGCACACACCCGCCGCCAGATCTGGACGGCCACCCTTGCTGCAGCCTCGGCACACAGACCGGGGGCGTCCAGAGGCCCGGCATAGGCCGCAGCGGCAGCATCGGCCAACGACAGCGGCAACGAGAGGTCCACGGCAGCGACGGCTTGCGCGCCTGCCGCAAGGGAGAGGGCGAGCGCTAGTTGGCCCGGCTCGATCCACGCGCACATCACCTTGGCCTCCCACCACACCTGGGGCGCCGCATCGAGATCGTCGAGGACGCGCACTATGGCACGAGGCACATCGAAAAGCGACGGCATCTCCTGCAGGGCGTGGACCAGATTCAATACGCCGTTGGTGTCGGGTTCGACAGCAGGCCGCGCGGTTGCCGGCTGGGACTCGTATTGAAAGCGAGCGGCGATGGCCCCCAAAAAGGACGGCAAGAAGCGCGCATACGCGTGCACGTCGCCGCAGAGACCGGCGACGCCGACCGGCACAGAGACGGCGATCTGGTCGCGCGGCGTGCCATCGACCAGCGACGCGCCGGCAACTGCGCGCGCGGCGCCATCCTCGGCGACAGTGATCAGCACGACCTCGGTGGTGTCTTCACGGGCAGCCGCCACCACAAAGTAGTCAACGACTGTGACGGGGTCATCGTCACCGCCGTGACCGCCGGTCGTGCGAGGCACAGCGCGCCCCGCAAACGGATCGGCAAACCCTGGCCATCGGGCCGAGGCATGGTCGATGAGCGTGCGCTCAAGAGCGCACTCCAGAGCGTCGACCAGCAGGCGCCCGACGCAAAAGTGGTACCCAGCGCGGGCCTGTCCCACGAGGTAACTGACAAAGAGGTCGGGCACGTCGGGCTGCGGGTGGTCCACGCGGCGGTATGCGTCTTCGATGTCGACCAGAGTCGGCGGCCATTCCGATAGTCTGGCCGACAGAAGAAATACACACGCAAAACTACGGGCCAGGCCCTTCCACATGTGCTCGTAGCGGTCGACCATAGCGGCGTCGGTGTCGGTCCCGCCCTCAGCGTCCGTGGTAGCCAAGGGGACGCCCCCGAGGGCATCTCCAGCCCTAAAGCGCGCTAGGCGTGTCTCTTGGTCGCACGTCAGCGTACCCTGGCGGGCGGCCTCGCACAGAGCCTCTAGCGCCGCCGTCTCTCCTGCCACGTCTATGTCGGTACGTTTGTAACCAACAAGCCGATCGAGGCCGCCGTCTCCCTCGTCCTGCAGCGCCTCCTCCATCTGGTCGCTTTTTTTCTTTTTTCCCCTCTTGTGCGCCGCTTCCTTTTTGCTGCGTGCTCTCTTTCCCTCGATGGGGCGCCCTGGGACAGGGTCTCTCTCCCACCACCACCACCACCACCACCCCTCCCAATGACAAGAAAATTTTGTGTCGCGAGGGGCGGCCTCCTTTGCCGCGAGCCTAGAGACCCCAAAAAAAGCACACATACGCCCGATTCTGGGCTGGGCGGCACATGACCGGCCCAGCCGGGAGCGGACCGGTCATAGGTCTCGGCCGGCCCAATACTTGTTGGGAATTGAACTCGCCGGCGTTGTTTTCCGAATCATGAACAAATTGCGCGCAGAGTTGTCCAGGGAAATGGAGCCCCAAGCGCAAACACAAACTCGAGTGCGACTGACTGCAGGGTTTGACTCTTTGTCCGCGGCTCAAATGGCGATGTCGGCTGGTCCGATTGCCGCCAGGGGGTCGAGTTAAAGTCGTGAGTCACGAGACAGCATGAGCCGGGACCGTTCGTGGGACTGGGGCCGCCGGACTCGAAAAGGTCGAGAGGCACAACCACGCCGGCGACAGCGCGGACGAGGGGGCTGCTGGCAAGTGGACGGGCGCCCAAAAAGTGGACGCGCGGGTCCTCGCGACTGTCGGTCCTCGCCTGCGACGCGCCGATGCGCTCGCCCTTTTTGCAAAAAAGACCTGCCGACCAACCGCACCCGCGCGCGCGCGCGGCCTCTTTGATCCTCCAGGGAAGGAAAAGCACCCCCCAACGGCGACTGCCGCAACAAGGCACACATGGGCCTGCCGCCGATTCTTGGACCGCGTCGTGGTCGACCGCCAAAGCCCATCAGACCTCTGCCGAGGCCCGCCAGAACCAATGTATGGACACAACTGCGCCGCACGTGGGCATCGTGGTGGGGCAACGTCGACGCGCCCCAGCCCGCCGATGCGATGCCCATGGCCGTCTGCACGGCGACACCAACCTACGGATAGTGGAGCAAGTGCGCCAGCATCTGCATCTCCAGTTGGTTCCCCTTTGCCCTCCTCCTTTTAGTAGTGACCTCGCGCAAATGACGCAGCCTGAAAAAAAAAGCAAAGGGCACAATAACAGTGGCGACGCACAAAAAAGGCAGAGCGGCACAGCAACGGCGACAACAACAAACAACGCGAGTCGAGTAGGCGCTTTTTTTCAGAGGCGTTGTTTTGGTTTCCTTTCCCATTGTGTCGTACAGAAGACCCGACCGCGCAAAGGCGCCCTCTTTTTTTTTATCGGTACGCTTCTCCCAGTGCCGATGGCTTTTTGCAGCGACCGCCAATGGTTGGCCGAAAGAAGACACCACAGCGATAAAAACAGGAAAAGGCAAAAAGATCGCGGCGCCTGCGGGACCCCATGGGTCGCCGCCACAGAAACCCGAACCCGCCTTTGTTTATTTTTTCTTTCTTTTCAGCGCCCGCTGGGCCGTTTTTCTTTTTCTTGTTCCAACAAATCGAGATAAAAAGGTGACAGAAAAAAGGGATGGCGGTCGCCAGAGGGGATCGTGTGGACGCGCAAAAAAAAGGGTACATGAAAAACAGGCGGACAAGGCGAGGGCGCGCCAGCCACGCTGCACTACACTAGGCCGCGGTCCAACCGAGATCGGCGAGGATGGCAGCCACGGCGTCGTCCTGGCCTCCGTCGAGATTTTCGATGCACACATCGCAACGGGCCTTGTAGGCGTCGGCAGTCTCGACGTCGATGGCATGGCGCATACGCTTTTCCAAGGCATCAGGCAACCAGCAGCGTACAGACAGCCGCGCACGCAGCGTCTCGATTGGTGCCCCCACATAAACCACACGCACGCGATCGCGCCCGATCAGCCGTCGCATGGTGTCGGCGCCGTCGGCGTTGAGGATGGCGACAAAGACGGCCGTCGGTTCGGCCGCGATCACCATATCGACGGTCGACCGTTGGACGCCGTAGCGGCCTCCCGGATAGACCGTGTGCTCGGCCATGGCACCGGCGGCCACGCGCTGTTCAAACACATCGTCGGTGACAAAATAATAGTCGACGCCGTCGGTTTCGCCGGTGCGCGGTGCGCGCGTCGTCATGCCGCACACAAACGGCCAGCCGAGCGCCTTGGCGATGGTGCTCTTGCCCGACCCGGACGGGCCCACCAACACGACCAGACGACCCATGTGACCGAGGCGACTATGCGCCTCTGTCCTCGTATACGGTTTTGCGTGCTTTTTATGCGTGCGTGCGCGTATCCTTTTTTCTCCCGGTCCGACGGCAGTTTTTCTTGTGCGCAGCCTGCAATGTTTCAAGAAAACTTGGGGGAAAAAGGTAAAGTGCGCACGGACAATCGTCACGATGTGCCCTCTTTTCTATTGTTCCATTTTTTGGGGCCGTTAGCGTGCGTCGAAAAGAGGATTCGCCGTTCGCTTTGTTCTTTGTGTGTGTGTGTCGGTCCTTCCGGCTGCAAGATTTTCTCGCGCACCGAACACCAAGAAAAAGTAAAACCCTCTGACGACCGTTGGCTTTCCTTGGGCGCGCAGGGCCTGGACGAAAAGAAAAAGGAAAGCATGACCCGGCAAAAAAGGCGAGGAGCCGCGGCGCGGGCACCAAAAAACACAGGGCAACGCCCAACAGGCAAGGGCTCGCGCGGCGTAATTTGGTCCCCAAGGAGAGGCACCTGTCGCCTTGTCCGACGCGCGGCCGACGCCGGCGGCGCAATGTTGCTCTCGGCGCCAGGAGAAAAAGGAAACTGCAAACAAACGGCTTGGGGGAACAGGACACCCTGGCAGACTCTCTTTGTTTGGATCAAAAAAGGGGCGGGTAAAAAAGGGTGGCGATAGTGCCGTGCCCGTCATTGGCGCACAGCCGGCAGAGGAAAGGCGCGCTCTTGGTTCGGTGGCGGGGGGGCGCGCCAAGACCACAACATTTTCTTTTTTGCGACAGGGGAGTCTTTGGCGAGGCGGCGACTGTCGCCGTCCTTGTCCGTTGTCGTTGGCATTGCCATCTGGTCGGCCGAGATTGCCCAAAGGGCCGACACCCAAAGAAAGACAAAAGCGACATTGCCGCCACCATGACGACGACAATGACGGCAGCGACAGTGCAGCACATCGAGATTGTCAACGGCTCGGACAGCAACCTCTACCTGCACCTGGCCTTTTACGGCGGCGGCGCCAGCGACACGATGCTGGCACCGGGCGCCAGGGCAGGCACCTACTCGGGCACGCCCACCGCCAAGCGTGTCCAGTGCATCGGCCTCCACGGCCAGTTTAGCGGCTCGCCATACGCCACGTGTGTTGCGCAGGATGCCGTCATGACGCTGACGGCGCACTCTGACGGCATCGAGCACTCATAGTTTGTGTTTCGTCGGCCACGTCCCCTTTTGTTGTGCGTGCGCACGCGATTCCCGACAAACAGAGAGCCAAGCCAAAAACACTGGCGCCAAATCGGTCGCGCGGCAGCAGTCGCTTTTTTTGTTTTTTTCCCATCTCTTTCTTTCGGGTCGAGTTTTGCGCGCCGCCTTGTGGGAGACGGGCGGATTCGAGGCGATCCGCGCAAGTCTCTGGTCCGGCACGGTGACCGCGCCACTTTCAAATAGAAAAGAGCCAAAAAGGGACGGGGGCGGCGAGATCCGAGCGCGCCGCCCACGGCATCTGCTCTGGGCCGAACAAACACAGACATTTCCTTTGTCGCCTGCAACGGCCAATCAGCGGCTTGTCCATTTTATAACAACGCGCGCCGGGACACCAACTCGCACCCTTTTGGCAAGGACGGTGCGGCCGCCGCACATTCGAGTGCCTGTCGCGACAGTCGACGTGTTTTTTTTGTTGGCGACTGTTTTTTTCTTGTCGTCGAGGCTGGCGCCGCCGCCAATCGCATCGGCCAGAAAAAAAAATAGGCGCAAACAAGGATTTTTTGCGCAGAGAGCGAAAGAGAAAAAAAGGGGAAAGTATTTTTTTCTTTGTCTTTGGCGGGGCTGTTGTCGCAAGAAAAACCGCAATAAGGCACGCGCTTCCTGTGCGACGCCGCCGCTTTTCCGTCGGCAGCGACCGCAAAGTGGCGGCGCAAGAGAGTAAACCCAGCACCGCCATGGCCACGCAGCACGTCGAAATCGTCAACGCCCTCGCCACGGAGGTCACAGTGCATTTGACGGCCTACGGTGGCGGCTTTGGCAACACCGTGCTTATGCCGGGCGGGAGAATGGCGGTGGACGCCGGACCAGGCCATCACGTCTCGCCCGTTCGTTGCGTCGGCCTTCACGGCGCATTCCAAGGGTCGCCCTACGCGACGTGCATCGACCAGAACGCCGTCCTTTCGCTGACGGTGCACGCCGACGGCATCCAGCGTTCGTGATGGTCCATGACCGCCGTCACTTTTGTTCCCTCTCCTGAATGCGCGCGCCCCGACGTATACCCCGAACCCGACCGTCGCAACAGGTGCCCCAAGAGAGACGACGCCCCGCGCAATGTGTTGGGGGGGGGGTGGGGTAGGAAAAGCAAAATAAATGATCTGCGTGCAATCCTGCTTTTGGCGTACACGTTTTTTATTGTCGCTTTTTTTCTACACACACACATACATATCTCTGTGTGTCGGTTTATGCGCGCGCTGGGGCGGGCGGGACGCAGTGTTGTGCAACAACCGGTGGACCAGCCCCGAAAGTTCCCTCCTCCCCCGGCGGCACTGCTACCACGAGCAAAAGATGTGTTGTCGCCCGTTTTTTTATTTTTGTGCGTTTTTGGTCGTTGGGGGTGGTCGCTGCCGTGCCGTCGATCGTGGCCGGCGCTCGTCGGCGACCAGAACTCGTGGCGGAGTGAACCAATAGAAAATCAAAAGTCGTCGTTGTTTAGAAAATGTATTGGATCGTCTGGTTGGGCGTTTTAGCCGTCGGCAAGCACGAGCCGCGGCCGCTACTTGCGGATCGGTTAGCCGTCGATTCATCCACATCGACTTTTTCTAATCATAAATCATACACGCCAAAAAATCCCCTCATATCCTGAGTTTTTTGGTCGTCGGTCGACCGATCCGCGAGCGCGAGTTGTGGCCGTTGTGTTTTTTTACTATTTTTTCTTCTTCTTCTTCAAAACAAAACACGCTGGGGCAACGGGGGACGGGGTGGCGGCGCGCCGGCGGCGGCAATGCGTCTAGTGGTAGCGTCCGTGGTCCGCGCAGGCGCTGCTCGACGACGAGGACGACGGGCACGACGCAGAGGAAGAGGACGACGAAGAAGAGGACGATGAGGAAGAAGACTTGTCCTTGCAGCACTTGACGCGCACCGTGGAGCGCTTGCGCGCCTTGGGCTTGTGGGGCTCGTGCGACTCGTAGACGGGCTTGAAGGCGCACGCGTCGTAGCACGGCCGCGCCTGGCACAGGATGCACGAGGGGTCAAAGCCGGGCGGGAAGATGGTGCCGGGGAGGAGCAGGCTGCATGCGGGCAGGGTGATGGGCGCCGTGAGCACGGTCGCCACGGGCAGCACGACGGCGGCCTCGAGCGTGACCTCGACGGGCAGCGGGAAGCCGGGCGGGAAGACGGCGCCGGCGGCAAACACGGTGCCCGCGGGCAGCACCGAGCCGGCCGGGAAGGTGACGGCCGTGGCCAGCGTCACCGGACCGGGCGTCACGCTGCCGATGGCGAGCACCGAGCCGGCGGCGATGACCGACCCCGGCTGGAGCACGGTATCGGCGGCGAGGGTCGTGGTGACCGAGAGCGCCGACAGGCCCGGCACGATGGTGCCCGCCGGGAAGATGGTGCCCGCCGGCAGGGTGGTGCCCGCGGCAAACGTGGTGGGCGCGGCCAGCACCGTGGTGCCGCTGATGGCCAACGGCGCCGTGAGGGTGCTGCCGGCGGCGATCACGGTGCCGGCGGCGAGGATGCTGCCCGCGGGGATGGTCTGCGCGCCCGGCAGTACGATAAAGGGCAACGGCGCGCCGGCGGCGATAACTGTGCCGGCGATCAGGGTGAACCCGGCCGGCAGGGTGGTGCCCGGCGGCAGGGTGAGGGGCGCCGCGAGCACGATGGGCGCCGGCAGCGGGAGGTCCTGACCCAGAACGGTGCCCGCCGGGAGGACGGTGCCCGCCGGCAGGGTGGTGCCCGTCGGGAGGGCGGTACCCGCAGGCAGAGTGACGGCAGCGGGCAGGGTGAAGCCGGCGCCAAAGGTGCTGCCGGCGCCGATGATGGTGCCCGCCGGGAGCAAGGTGCCCGACGGCACGACGGTGGGCGTGGCCGTAGGACCGACGGCGGCGGCCAGCGGTACGCCGGCGGGGAAGGCGACGCCGTCGATGGTGACGGCCGTCGGGAACGTGGTGCCAATGGGGAACGTGGTGCCGGCGGCAAAGGTGGCCGGACCGGTCGTGGTAAAGGCGGCGCCCGTGGGGCCGATGGCGGCGGCCGTGGTGATGGGCGCTGTCAGGACGGTGCCGGCGGGCAGGGTGAGGGGACCGCCCAGGGTGGCGGGCGCCGTCAGCGCGAGGCCGGCCGCGCCGACGGTGACGGCCGCGGGGAGGGGCAGACCGGCCGGGAACGGGAAGCCGGTGGGCAGCGTGGTGCCCGTGGGCAGCGTGAGGGGCTGCGTGATGGTGAAGGCGCCGGCGAGGGTGAGGTCGGCCGAGAGGGCGACGGGCGCCGACAGAATGGTGCCGGGTCCGATGACCGATCCGGGCGCCAGGGTGATGGGCGAGTTGACCACGGTGTCGGTGGTGAGGGTGATGGGCGAGGCCACGGGGCCGGGCGGGATCACGAGACCGCCGGGGATGACGGTGCCGGCGGGGAGGGTCACGGGGGCCGCGAGCACCGTGTCAAACACGAGGGTGGCGTTGCCGGGCGACACGGTGCCCGACCCGAGCAGGGAGCCCGAGGCGAGCACGCTGCCGGCGGCGATCAAGGCGGGCGTCGCCACGGGCACCTCGTCGGCGACGGTGACGGCCGCGCCCAGCGTGGCGCCGCCTCCGATGACGCTGCCGGCGTTGAGGGTCACGGGCGCCGTGAGGGTCACGGCCTCGGGCAGCGTGATGGCCTCGTCGACGGGGATCGGCACCGGGAGCACGCTGCCGGGATCGAGGATGGTGCCCTCGGGCAGGGTGGTGCCCGCGGGAAGGATGGTGCCCGTGGGCAGGGTGGTCGGGCACTGGAGCACGACGGGCTCGGCGAGCGGGCACGAGATCAGCGGGCACGACGACGCGCAGCACTGCTGCTGCTGGCCATAGGCATAGGGGGACACAAAGGACGACGACATGGCGGTGTCTTTTGGAGAAGGCGGCGAGGACTCGGGCGTGTGCGAGAGAGCGGCGGGGGCCTTTGTGTTTCTATTGAGGCGCGAGGGATCGCGGCGGTCGGGCTCTCTTACGGGTGGGTGCGGCAGACAACGGGACGGTGCGACTGATACGATGTGGCGGTGGCGGCGGTGGCGATGGTGGGTGGGTTTGGGGTGGGAGAGGTGGCGGCGTACACTCCTTACGACAGGGGCGCCTCCCTTTACGAGGCCCGACGACCGAGCGCTCGACAGGCACGCACGCACGCCGAACCGAGCCGCCAGAGGCCCTCTGTGCCCTCGCGCGTGCGTCGCGCGTGCCGCCGCGGCAGACGAGCGGACAGACGATGGCTGCACCACGCGCCCCATGGGGCAACCCACCAAAAAAAAAAAAGAGAACAAAGAGACAGCGAGGCCGCGACGGGTTTCCGCGCCCAACAAAAAAAGAGATGCAAAAATCGCACAAAGCAGGGCACGGGGGCCTCGTTTTTTCCTCTCTTTTTTTTTTCATGTTTGCACATTTTTTCGACTTTTTTTTGCACAGGGCCCTTTCGGTGGGTGGGCGCTGCTTCCTCTTTTTTTTTTTCGATCGCCGGCGTGTCGGCGCGGGGGCGCCCTGGGCGTCCGACCCGACAGACGCAGAGAGACCTCACGCGCCTCCATTGGCGAAAAAAAAAGAAGACCGATCACCGATTGCGGCGCGGCGCCGCGGTTGGTGCTAGAGCGCCTGCCGTGTCCTTGATCGCGGCGCCATCTCTCGCCGCCGCGCCAATCGGTTGCTCGTCCCGTTGGTCGTCGCTGTCAAAACTGTCGCTGTCATAGTCGCTGCTGTAGGCGTCGTCGTCGTCCCAATCAGAGTCGGATTGAGACGACGAGGACGACGAGGCGGCGTCGTCTGAAGGCACCGGCCACACGAGGGCCTCGGTGTAGGCTTCGGGCGCGTGGCCCGCCGGCAACATGTGGCGCGCGGGGAGCATGACCATGTCGTCGCTGGCCGACCAGGCCAAGGAGAGCACCGTGCGCATGTAGCGGATCGGGTCGCGCTCAAAGTGCACCCCGTCGGGTCCGATGTCGACGTGCTGGCGCCGCGTGTGATTGATGAGCGCCCACGGGCGGCCGCGCCTCGACGTGCGCTTGGGCGACGCCAGCGTCGCAGGGGCATCGGGTGCTGCCGCCATCGGCGCTGTCGTTCGACACGCAGCCCCGGCGCGGGGTTGGTGGTCGTGGACGCCGCCGCCACCATTAGCGCGCTGCGCCGGTGCTCCTGTCTCTTGCATGCCTGTTGTTCTCGTCTCTTTTGGTTCCTTTGGTTCCTTTGGTTCTTTGCTCGTCGTCTTTTTTTTTCTGCCGGTTTGCTTGGGTCGGTCTGGGTCGGGCGCGGGCGCCTGTGTGCCTCGGTACTTTTTGTCGGTCGGTGGGTTCCCTCTGGCGCGTCGTGCCGCACGCTTTCCCTCTGTGGGGGGCGCGCTTCTTTTCCCTTTCCGGTTACTCGCCACCGGGCGCTGCTCACTGCGCAGCCTCCACAACGGAACGGAAAAAAAAAGGCCGCGGCCGCCAATGATGGGCGCCGCGATTTTGTTCAAGGAAAGGAAAAAAAAGGAGACGAAAAACACACAAAAATCGGCGGCGGCGCGTCGGCTCCCGCGCGCGCCCCCGACCTATCCGATCGCTTTTATTTCCTTGCCCTGAATTTGGACCTTTGGTGCGTGTGCGCGCAAAAAGGGAGAGCGTATGGGAGAAAAAAAGGGGCAGCCTGCGCCTTGTCGGCGCAGAGGCCAGATCAACGAGGTGAGGTGGGGGGTGGAGGAGGAGGGGAAAAGAGAGGATCTGCGGGTCGCCTTTCTTTTGCGGCGCAGCCACGATTTGGCCGACTGTTTGTCTGCGCACGCGCTGGACAGCGCCGTCTACCGCCGGCGGCGGCGCGCCGTCGACTTTACTCTGCTCGCCTCTGCCTTTTGTTTCTCGTCCCGGTGTCGCCTTTGTTCCCTTTTCTTTTTTTTTTTGATCCCAAAGATCGCAACGATCTCGCCAAGAAGACAAACACCATTTTTTCTCGGTTGACGCTTGCTCGATGACGGACGGGGGCGCAAAAGAGACATGGGACCGTCCGGCCAAGCGCGCTCGGTGCTGCGACACAGCCGACGACCTGCGCACGCTGCCGCTACAGGCACGCCTTCCGGCCGAACTGTGGTCGCGCGTGTTTGCCGCCGTCGACGATCCGGCCGCCGCCGCCGCGTGGCGCGCGACGTCCGCGACCGCGCGCCGCCTCTTTGACGCGCTCCCCGGCCACGATCCGTCGTGCGGCGGCAACCGGGCGCTCTACGAGGCGTGCCGCCGCGCCGACGACGCAGCCGTCGGTCGTCTGCTCAATGACCGCCGCGTGGTCACGGCCCTCTGCCGCGATGGGCCCAACCGCCACGGGTCGCTCTTTGGCCACGAGAGCGTGGCGATCGCCTGTCGCCTCCTCGCTGCCTCGACGCACAGCGACGACGACGACGACGACGACGACGGCGATGCCAGGACATGCCGACTGCGCGTCGCCACGCACGACGTGGAGGCGGCGTGCTCTGCGGCCCGCACCAGCGACTCTGTGCCGCTACTGCTGTTGGGCGCCGCCCCCACGCGCACCCAGAGGAACCCGAACGTGCCCATCGTCGCGTCGACTGTCGGTGTCACCGAGGCGTGCCTGGACGCGGCCATCGCGCACCGACGCCCGCTGCTCCTGCGCGCGCTGCTGGCCTTTGTCGCCTCGCACGACCCCGGCGTACGCGACTATGGCGACATGCCGGCGCGCGCGGCCGTGTGCGCCGTTCGGCGCCGCGACGCGGCCATGCTGCGCATCGTGCTCGACGCAGACGGCTACCGCGCGCCCGAGGCCGCCCTCGCGCGCGACCACGGCGGTGGCGACGACGACGACGGCTCGGGTGTCGACGGCCAAGTCGACCCGCTGTGCGAGGCCGTGCGGCATGGATGGACGGACGGCGTGTGTCTGGTGTCTACCCATCGGCGCTACGCGGTGCCTGGGACGCACGAGCCGCCCCTGGACGCCGTCCAGCGCATGGCGCGCGCCTGGTGCGTGGCGCTCGCCTACTGGATGGCGGTGCGCATGCGGCGCGCCTTGGCGCTAGGGGCGCTTACGCGCTCGCACAGGCCCACCTGGTGCCATCCCGAGTCGCCGCACGCCATCGACGCCCTCCTCGCGCACGGACCCACGCGCACCTTTGTTGCCCTCGTCAAGACGGCGCCGATGGCGCGCAAGGTGGCGCAGCGCGCCGCAGCAACCGGCCACGCCGTGGCTCTCGGGCTCGCTCTGGCGCGCGTGCGCCGCTTGTGCGTCGGCATGCCGCAGGGGCTGTTTGTGCGTGCCGTCGCCAAGGCCGCGGCTGCCACATCGCCAAGGGACGACCGTAGCGGCGCGGCCTCGCCTGGACGCTGCTGCGGCGGCTGCGGTGCGTATCTCTCGCGGCTGTTGACCGACGCACTGGCGACCGACGTGAACGCCCTGGTCGGTCGCCTCTTGCGCGACTCGTCGGCGCTCAACGGGCGATGGGCACCGGTGCCGGATGTCGACAGTAACGCGAGCGACGACAGCGATCCACCTGCTGTGGACGACGACTGGGCACGCGTCAAGCGCTCGGGTTACCTCGACCGTCTGCCCGACTAGCGCCGCGCGCGTGTCTCTTGTCCTTGTGTTTTGTATGCGTGTCGGCTGCCTTGGTTCTTTTTTTTTTGGTCGACGCGGATGTCCCTTTGTGGGCATCACATAAACACGGCGCGCGCGGGCCCTTTGGTCATCTGCTTTCACCACCCCGCCCCTTCCGCCTCCTGGTCAAAAAAATTTCCCTCGTCCCGCGTGCCTAGGAGGTTTGCCCTGTTTCTTTTTTCCCGAGCCGGCCAAAGCCGACGCGCCGACACGCACAGAGGAAAAAAAAAGAGAGACGAGAAAAAAAAATGGGAGCGGGCCGCAGCAGCAGGCGGTGTGCCCAGCGCGCACAGATGCTGCCGCCCCGCCGAGCCTCTCACACCACAAAAAAGGGACACATCAAGAGCAAGTAGGAAAAAAAAAGAGTCGTCTTCCAGAACCACGATGAGCCTTTACGACCGAGCCGATCTGATCGACGTCGCGCTCATGGGTCCGCGCAATGGATTCGTCGCCGTCGCGCCTCTGGCCGCATGGCCCCCGGGTTTTGACGCCGTTGCCGGCGAATACAATGCTGGCTTTTACGCCGACAGTGCCGATAACAACGGGGGCGGCGACTTGGTGGGCAGTCAGGTGGCGGCAGTGCGGGCCGCCGCCGAGGCGGCGTGGGTGCGTCCCCAGGACGAGATCTTTACCAACGCGCAACTGGGTCTGCCCGAGGGCGAAACGCGCCTGCCGGCCATCGACGTCGCGCTGTCGGGCGTGTCGACGCTCGCGCCCGGTGCCCGATTCGCCCGGGGCGCGGCGCCGTTCGAGGCGCAGGTGCTCGTCGATCCGGTCGACGCCCTCGCGCTGGTCGAGTTCTGGTCCGACATCATGAGGGACCACATGCACTTTCTCGGCATGTGGCTCCTCGACACGCCGGTCCCGACGAGCGGCGCCAGCGGCAGCGGCGGCGAGGGCGACCACGCGCCCGAGGCCGGCGCCTTTAAGCAGGAGGCGCGCGACCTAGAGGCCGCGTGGAGCGCCTACATCGATGGGCCGATGGCCGCGGGCGACCTCAGCGTCGCGTGGCTGTCGCAACTGATCGGCGAGACGGGCCTCCTCAAGAACCGCATCCTGGAGGCGGTGCGCGCCGGCCAGTACGTCGGCGGCGTCTACGAGTCCTTCCTTCTCGACAACCTCATGGAGGTGGACTACTTTGTCGACGCGCTGGCCGGTGAGGTGGGCGGGCAGCGCGAGGTCGACATGTGGAACGAGCACGCGCGCGGCCACGCGCTCCTCGACGCGCACATGCTCGACCCGCTCATGGTCAAGGAGATTATCGACGCGCTCGTGCTCGCCGAGCAGTTCCTGGCCGTGAACGAGGGCGCGTCGCGCGAGCCGCTGGCGGCGCCGACGCCGCTCGACGCTCTCGGCGGGCGCACGAGCGCCGACGAGATCATCACCGAGGGCATGCGCCGCCTGGCCGCCGAGGCCGACAGCCCTGCCGCAGCCTCGGCCGCCTACCTCGAAGCGCTGGAGGCCATCCGCGCGCGCATGGACGGCGAGGGCGCCCGCGTCTCGGGCGTCACCCCACACCGCCTCGTCGTCCACACCATCCGCGAGATTGCCTATGGTCTGGAGCGCATCCAGCAGATTCAAGGCAACGCCTAGAGCGGCCCCCAACAATTTTTTCAACAGTTTCGTCTAAACCCAACATTTGGCCCGCTGTGTCTTTTTTTTTCCTGCTCTCTCGTCCTCGCCGTCGCACGGCGCTTTCATCCCCCTTTGGCCCAGTCTGTGATGGCCTCTTTTTTTTTGTCGCCGACCATGCGCGCGCCGACGAGGCCAAAAACACTGGGAAACATTTGGCGGTTGCCCCACGGTATTTTCACTCGATTTTTTCATTTTATATTTTTTCATTTTTCTTTTTCTTCCGTCGTCGCCGCATTTTACCCCTGGGCGGCGGCTGCAGGGCGCAAAGGGACCGCCAATGCAACCAACACCATCTGCGACAGCAACGGAAAGACAGAAAGCAAAAGAGGCGACCCGGCCGTCTCTCGGTCGCCGCGCGCACATGTCTTTTGTGCCTGCTCAAGAAATGAAAAATTTGTTGACGACCCAATCACAGACCATTCAAAAAAATCCAACCAATCAGAATATAGAATTTTTAAAGGGCATGTGGCGACAAAACAGACAGTCGCCGGCGAGCGCCGTCGCGGGCGAGTTTGCCGTGCGTCCTCGGGCGCGCGTGCCCGACCGGACCCGTGGGGTCGATCGCGCGCGCGGGCCGTCACATGCATAAAACCAAAAAAAAAGACAAGCGGGCAAGTCAAAGGGGCGCCACGCAGACCTCCACAAGATCACCGGCGTGCTCCAAAGTCGTCTCTCTCTCTTTTCTCCTCTCCACGCGCGTGTGTTTGCGCACGCGGCGCAGGCCACCGTTTTTCTTTTTTCTGCACTTGCCGCCGGCAGGCCGGGATCGAAATCCAAGCGACCCATAACCAAACTCGGAGAACCTTACGATGCAGCCGCACCAACCACACCAACGGCCGACGGCGGCGCCTTTGCCCGAACCCAAGCGCCAGCGCGTCGACGACGCCGCGCCGTCTGTGTCTGCCTCTGCCAGCGACGACGACGATGCCGCCTTTTGGCTCGCCGCGGCGCAAGAGACCTCGTCGATTGTCGCGCACAGTGGCACCACGCAGCCCGCGCCTTTGAGCGCCCCGCGTGCGCAGCAGCAACAACAACAACGCGCACCTGCTATCGTGCCGAGATCGACGCCGGTGCTCCGCCACGTGACCAACACGCTTGTGCGTGGTACGGCGCTACCCACGGCGGGCCACCGAGCGCCACCGACAGCGGTATCGCCTGCGTCGGGCACGGGCAGGCCTGTGGTCCCGGGCGCGACACCGCGACCGGCGCAGCCTCTGCCGCCTCCTTCTCTCTTTGGCGTGTCGGCGGTACCGCGTGTGCGTCCGCCGATGGGCGACTCGGACGAGGCCGACGATTCGTGCCAGCGCGGCGGGTTTTCTCGTGCACAGCGCCAGCCGTCGATGTCGCGTACGGGGCCACAGACCTACGCGTGGTCGGCGCCGACGACAGCGTTGGCCTCGCAGCCATACCCACAAAAACAGGAGCAACCGTCGATGGTACAACGTCCGCCTGCACTCTTTACAGGCGCCAAACCCACCCTTCCGCCACCGGTCATTACGCCCTATGTGCCTGCGTCTCTTTCTTTGTCGTCGTCGTCGTCGTCGTCGTCATCATCGGCATCGTCCTATGCGCGCGGCGACACGCAAGCGCGGCCCGGCCACGAGACGGCCATCGAGGGCATCTTTTGCAAGTGCAACGGCGGCGGGACCCGCGAACCCAAAACCGCCGTGACGCGAAGCGGGGCCAATGCCGGGAGGCGCTATTATGCGTGCCCGCAGCGCAATCAATCGGGCGGGTGCGACTTTTGGCTGTGGCACGACGAACACGGCAAGTCCCGGGCCGCGCCGACCCGCGACCCGCGCGCACCACATTACCGCGAGCACCTGGCCCACGATCTCTTGTACGCGTCGGGCGGGCGCACCGCCGAGCGCCTCGTCGTGCTGGCAAATGAGGCCGCCGCTACGCGTACCGACGCTGCCGGGAACACCGCCACGTCGTCTCTCTTGGCACCAGTCGCCGATAGGCAGGCGGCGGCTGCGGCAACGGCCGATGCCTGGATCGAAGCCGTCACCGATCGTTGGCACGTGACGCGTCCCGTGGCGACCGATCCGTCCGAGACCGACGCGGCCGGCGCCGCGCGACGCATGCCGCTGGTCGACCTCGATCTGCCCATGGGCGACACGGCGCGCGCTGCCTGTCACCCGCACACGGCACGCCAGATCGCGTGCACGGCCCTGCTGGCGCACATGTTTGCCCTGCGCGGGTGGCGCGTCGTCGTGCAGCCGCCGCAGATGGCCTTTTACCACCACGTGCATCTCTACATTGCGCGCGGTCGCTACGACAAGGAGGCCTACTGGGTGAGGGTTGAGCCGGCGCAGCGCCTGGACCCGCGCGACCCACCCGACACGCCCGTGCAATACGATTCGCTTTGGGTGCAGACTGCCGGGCCGCACCCCGACAGCCCCGGCTGGCTCACCGGGTCGCACGTCGACCTCGTGGCCTTTGAAGGCGCCGAGGGGTTTCTCCTCGTCGATCGTCGTCGTCTCTGGCGCTACGTCGACCGCCACGTCATGCACGCGCCATCCAAGGCGGCCACGGGCAGAGGCCCCACGACGGCGCCGTCTGTCGGACCGACGGTCGTCACCGATCCGGCACAGGCCGACCACCGCCTGCTCGACATGGGCGCCGTGGGCCAGTGCCCGCACGAACGCCGCACGCTCTTGGCGCTAGAGGCGCTCTTTCAGCACGACGACGTCGCTCGTGCGAGTCACCGCGATGCGCCCGCCAAGGCCAAGGTCGTCGTCGAGGAGACCCTGTTTTTCGACCGCGCCGTCGCCGGACCCTATCTGGCGCGTATGGGCCGTCCTGCCCTGCCGCCGCCACCGCCGCCGGTGTCGTCGCCGCCCGCCAACGCGCCGGACTCTGCATCGACCTCACAAGAGGAGGCGGTCGGAGCGACGCCAACGTCAGAGACGACGCCAGTGTCGACAAGCGACGGCGGGAGCGCACCGACCGACAGCGCCTGATCCACGCACCATGTCCCCCTTTGTTGCGCCTGCTCATTTTCCTCTCTTTTTTTGTTTGTCTTTCGAAAAAAAAAAAGAACACGCGACCCTTTTTTAGCCAGCGTCGGTGTGCTCCCTGACCCGATTTTTTGTTGGTCTCCCAATGCGCTGGCGCCGTCGGTTTGTGTGCGTCAAAGGGCCATGCAGAGGCGCGCGCGGCGCACAAATTGGCGACCGGTCCGAGCCCGGCCGCAAGCCGGGCGCCGTCCGCGCGGCATCGCGCGCCGCTGCCTTTTTCTTTGCGCCAGAGGCCGTTGCAGGGGAGATGGACCTGCGGGCGCAAGAAAAAAGGGACGACACGGCGAGGGACACCACGGCCACGGACGCGGCGGTCCACCTGACGAAAAAAAAAAGACCCATACCCGACGAAAAAAAAAGAAAAAGGAGGTGCCCAAAAAAAAAAGAGTCGCGAGATCGCATGCGCGCTCGGTGCGCAAGCGGCCCAGGGGGCCAAAGGCGACGCCGCCTCATTTAAACAAAAAAAGAGCGCCCGTGCCGCGAGGGTTGCGACGTGCGCGCCCGCACACGAAAAAAAAAGAGACGCCCGACCGCACGAACCGAGACTCTCTCAAAAAAGAAACAGAAAACAGAAATCCGAGGAAAAAGGGTGTGAGGAAAAAAAAAGGACAAGGAGCCGACGAGTGGTCCGGGCCGAGGCGTACGAGTTCCGGTCGGGTTTTTCGTTGTTTGTGCGCGCGCTGCTTTCTTTTTTGTGTTTGTTTGTGGCCGACGGGATCGCGCCGATGCGATCCGACACCATGAGCGCGCCTGATCGAGGTACACGTCTGTCCTCCCTCACGCCAAGAAACTATTTTTTTCTCTCCTCTTTTGTTGGACCCAAAAAAAAGAGGCTCACCCAAAAAGTGGCGGGTGGCATGCGCATGCACCAGATCCGTGGCGCCAGCGCGCGCGCCGCGAGAGCGACCCGGGTGCCCCCGTCAACATTTGGGCGCTCGACGAGGTGCCCGCGACCTACCGCGGCGCGCACGGCAGGAGCGGCGGCACGACCACGACCACCAGCACCGACGCCGCGCGCGGCCGCCACGAGGCCACGACCAGCGATGCCTTGTGCGACACGCCGTTTGGTGGCCACCACGCGTACGCACAGCATGCCTACGCTCCCGGCGACTACTATGAGGGTGACCAGCACCACCGCCACCGCAAGGGCGACGATGACAAGGACAATGTCCATGGGGCGCGCGCTGCGGTCGCGCACCACAACGATGCCGGCGCGCAAGCAGGCGACGACTACGTCGACGACGAGACGTCCAAGACCGACATCCTCTTGCCGTCGACGCCATCGTCGTCGTCGACCATGGCCTTTAGCGGCATGCCGTCGCGCCTCGCCGACGCGTCCGCTCTGCCGCCGCCGGGCCTCTTTGACCACGACTATGACTATTACGGGCAGGGCGCCGACGACACGGCACGCGGCCACGCCCGACCCGACGCCTATGCCGACGTCCGCGACGGCGCCACCGCGCGCTATTGTGATGCCGCGCTCGTCGACGCGCTCGTGCCCACCAACGGTCTCGCACCCGTCGACAATCGCTGGCTGCGCGACCCGATCGTGGCCGCGGCCGAGTTTGCCCGCCCGTCGTCCGTCGGCGCGCCGGCGCCGCGGGCGCTGCGCGCGCTCCCCGTGCGCGACTCGCGCCACTCGGGGCGACGGTCGATCGAGGCGTCCCTGCCGGCGTCGCGACCGCCGCGGCGTGTACCCGCTCGCGACGTCACGTCCAACGGCACCGTGGCACCGCCGCCGGTCGCGAGGCCCAGCCCGCCACCGCATCGCCCGCGAAAGGCGCCCGCTGCCGCCGCATCGCCCGGGAAAGAGCACGACGGCCACGAACACGACGGGGCGCGTGCCCCATCGCCGCGAGAACCGCCGCCGCCTCTGCCGCTGTTCAACGCCGACGGATTCGTGGTGCCGCTGGCGCGGCGCAGGCGCACGTGGCAGATGCCCGTGTGCATCGCCGGCCAGGCCGTGTGGGTGGCGGTGAGTACGACGCGCCGCACGCTCACCGTATCGACGCACGACCTGCGCGAGGCGCGGCTGCGCGTGCCCGCCGCCGATCTCGTATGCTCGCTCCCGGCCAAGCGCGCACAACTCTACTGCTCCGACGTGGTCATCCCGGTGGAGGACCCGGCGGGCGACGGTGCCACGGCCGCCATCCGCGCGCGCCGCTTTGACTTTTACGTGGGCCGCGGGCGATTCGCCAGCCGCGTGGGCCTCCTAGGCGGGCCCGACCGGCGGTCGCTCTTTGCCCACCTCCGGCTGCCGGTCGATCTGTTTGCGCTGCGGCTCGACCACCCGCGGCCGTCGGCGTGGCGCGCTCGCCGCCTAACCGATGACGCGCGAGCGACGACCCCCTCGGACGGCACCCGCGGGCCCGGATCCAGCGAGGCCCCATGCCACCCGGACCAAACGACGGCGCGCCGGCGTCGACGGCACCGCAGTCGGCGGCGGCGGCGCGAGGTATCGTGGCTGGCGCTGGGCGCTGCCGCCGAGCCGCCCGAGGGTGCCGTCTCGTGCGCGCTGGTCCACGCGCCCGACGACGAAAAGGGCGTCGTGGCCCTGGCCGCCGCCGGCGTCCGTATAGGGCACGTGCGATTTGACTTTCTCGACCCGCTGCCGGCCATCGTCCATGCCGAGGTGCCCGGGCTGTGCGTGCCGCGCGAACTCTATGACGCCATCGTCGAGCGCATCGCCAGCGCGTCGGGCCTCTTTTGCGGCGGCGCGTCGGTGGAGCGCGGGCGGCGCGCACTGGCACGGGCCGTCGCGCGTCTCCCGCACCTGGCCGTCGTGCTCCACCGCGACCCGGAGCGCGCCGACGGCGGCGGTCGCGTGCGCCTCGACGTGCCGCCGTGGGCCTACACCCTGTGGCACCGCCCGCGCGCTGTCGACGATGTCGACGGGGGCGGTGGCACGGACGACGGCGGGCGTCTCCAATTGCTCATCTCGCCGCTGGAGGCGCCCGAGCGCGACGACCAGCAGTGCATGGTCGTGGGCGCGGCGTGTTTTTCGCGGTGCGTGGCGGCCTTTTCCGTGGACCGCGGCCGGGCCTGGTTCTGGAGCGACCCCGACGACAGCGACCCGCCGAGCACGAGCGACGACGACACGGGCGGCGACGGCTACCGCCCCTAAAAAAGCACCGACAGGCAAATGGACGGATAAATGTTTTTTCGCGTGTGTCCATTTGGCGTCGGCCAACAAGCGCAACCAAAACAAAAAGAATGGCGAGAAAAAGAGCGCATCCCCACGACGACAACAGAATGACGGCAGCGGCGACAACAAGACAAAAAATCGATATAAAAATGGGGAATTCTTTTCTTTTTTTTTTGGATCTTTATTGTGTTTTTTGGTTCAGACGTGTATTTGTTTGTCGCGACCGTCGCGCGCCCACGGCACATACAAAAAAAAAGCGGCAGTCATGTGGCCGTAGCGCGGTACCAACATGGCCCATTGTGCCCTCGCACGTGAGCAACAGAGAGGCACGCCATGCACGTCCCGGCCGCGACGCCGTCCTCTTGCTGCGCCCCTGGCGTCGAGTGACCAACAGCAGAGCACGAGGGTGCGCGGCCGATTACGCGACACGAGCGTGTGTGATCGTCGCGATGCCAAAAGACAAGCAAGCGCGAGCCGTCGAGGTAAAGCGCGTGGGCGGTTCTGTGGTGGACGTCGTCGCCATTGTCGCCAGAGGGCACGTCGCGCATGCGCTTGAGGCGACCGCCCCAGTCACCGGCAGAGGGGTCGAGAGGGCCTTTGGGAGGGAGCGCACAGCCACCGACACAAAACAGTTGCTGGGCGTCGTCGAAAACGACACGGCCATCGGGTGCAATCAGTGCGCCTTCGCCCTGGAGCACGCCGCCCTGCCACGTGGCCTCGACGCGGTTGCCGTTGGGCCACGTGTAAACGCCCCAGCCGTCGGGTCTACCATTGCGCCAACGGCCGACGTAGGATCGACCGTCGCGCAAGGTCATCTTGCCTTGGCCGCGCCTCACTCCACGCAGCCAGTGGCCCTCATAGTGACGCCCATCGGCATTGTCCAACACGCCCCATCCGGAGCGTCGGTTGGCCACATACGTGCCCCGGTAGACAGAACCGGATTGCCATGCGAACGTGCCGTGGCCCTCGCGCGCCCCGTTGACGTAGGCGCCGTCGTACCGGCCGCTGGGAACGACTTCGGTCACACGCCCGTGCCTTTTGCCGTGCGTCCACTCGCCCTCTGCGCGCCATTCCACAGAGCCCTCGGGCAGCGCAAAGACGTCCCGCGGGTCGACGTCGCTCGCTTTGACGAGGTGCTCGGCGTACACGAGCAACCCGTATCCGTGCCGTCGGCCGTCGGCGTTCACCTGGCCACAATAAAAGTAGCCCCCTGGCGCCACGGCCGCACAGGCAGGACCCGCCGACCCAGGGCTGCGGCGGCGAGAGCGCGCCTCGTACAGCCAGCGCCAGTCCTTGCCGAAATCGGCCCAGTGTTTGTGCACCGGCGGGCCGTAGCGGTGCACGTACAGTCTGTGCCACAGGACGTCGTCGCGACTCAAAGCGCCGAGACGGCGGGACACGGGTGCCGCGCGGGCCGGCACCTCGGGGTCCTGGCGGACAGCGAGTATAGCCAGCAAGAGTTCGTCGGGCAGCGCAAGCAAGGGGCAGTCCCCGGCGTCGGACAACGCGGCGCCAGTCTGTTCGGGACCGCCAGAGTCATGGTCTACCGGTCGATCCCGGTCGATGGCCTGCAAGGCTGCGCTCATCGTTGCCCCCTCCACGCAAGGGACAGCGACCAGGGGCGAACGAAAGGGAAAAGGGGAAAAAAAGAGAAAAAAGATCACTTTTGGTTGTGTCGCGTGGTTGCGGTCGTGCCCTTGGATGGCGGTCTCCTCTCTTTTTTTTTGCCGTTTATGACGGCGGCCACGACAGAAACACGGTCCAAATGCCGCCGTCGCCGCTGCGGTCCGCCACCTGCCGGAAAGTTGACCAATGAAAATTGTTTTGTTCATGGTCGACCCTGCCGTCGCCGACACGCTCTTAAAAAGGGACGAGGAGGCCGTGGTCGATCGACTTTTGTGTGGCATGCGCGTCTTTTTGCCACGCAAACCCGCGCGGTGTGGATGAGAAAAGAAATTGCGGAACCTGTCTGCGCCGGCGGTTGGGCCGGGCCGCCCCAGTGGGAAAAAATGCGCAGCGCGCAAACACTCGGGGCAGCCGCCAACGAAAAAAAAAAGTGGCCCTTTTTTGACGACGCCTCGCCCCCCTCCTTTCGAGAGTGCGCGGGTTGTTCAAGTCGTCTGCATTTTTGGGCGGCAGTGCACGATCGAGTTTTTTTGATTTTCGCGCGCATCTCGTCGCCGTCGAGATTTTTTTCTTCCTTTTTTTTATTGCGTGCCATCCTGTCAGCAGCGGGGCTTTATGCACCCCAACTGAATCGCGGTCGACCAACTAAAACCTTTGGTCGGCCAGCGGTCGGCTCACTCCAAGCAAGCATTGACCGCGACTCGGGCGCAGGTTGGCCGAAAGTCGACTTGGCTTGGTTGCGACTGGCCATTTTTTTAGTCGCCAGCCCTTTGCCGTCCCCTGGCGCAGACACGCAAAAGAAAAAAAAGTGAAATTGGCCCGTGGTGTGACCAAAGCGGCGCACCGAAACCATGGACCAACCGCCGGTCCATCGGCTGCGACGCGAATCCAACCCTCGCCGGCCCACCCTACAGAACCGGGTCTATGTGATGGTGGGCGACGAGGTCGCGTCCAAGGTCGAGTTTGACATTGCGCTGTGCGACATTGCATGGGTGCGGACCTACGCGGGGCACGCCGGCCAAGGCTATGCGACGCTCGCGTTGACCGACGCCGTCGACTGGCTGCGCGAGAGCGGACAGTGCCAGAGGGTGTCGTTGTTCATGGCGCCCCAGTACGGCGCCGACTATCGGCGCCTGTATGGATTCTACCGTCGGCTGGGATTCCGGCCGGCCACATGGGCAGAGCAGCGCAAGGTGTGGGACCGTCGGCCGTGCAGGCTCGTTCGCGATCTATAGCAGAGCAGGGGCGAGCGCTGGTTGACGGCCGGTCGGTCCTCGGCCGATTTTGGCGCGCTCGGCGCTGGACCCACCCGCGCTGCCCTGCGCCACGGCGACGAGGAGAAAGAGACGACGCGGCGCGGAGAACACGACATCCTATTTCGAAAAAAAAAGATAAAGAGAAAAGAAGCGACCCACAGAAACACATCCAACATCTTCTGCACCCCCGTGAGAGAGATCAAAAGGCGTAAAAAAAATATTTTTTTCCCCCTAGTGCCGCCGAGCGCAAGGACCCTACTAACCAACGAGGGCACACCAGGGACTGGACCTTTTTTTGGTCGCACTGGCGCACGCGCCGACCGATTTCTTGTACGCTCTTTATTCTTGCATCCCATTTTTTACACGATGAAAAAAGGCACCGTTAGTGTAGCAGTTGTTTTTTTCTTGCTGTCTCTGCCCAACACGTAATCGGGGACAATTTGGTGCCCGCGACGCGCGAGTCGGCCGGGCCAGAAAGGCGTTGGCGATCTAAAAATCTTTTCCCCCTCTTTTGCTCGCCCTTGGATGGTGGGAAAACTTTCTTTTTTTTACCTACCCAAGGGAAAGCACACTTAAAAAAAAAGAACGAGGCAAACAAAGAAAAGAAGCCCGCCGCCTAAGAGCCGACGGCGCTGGCGAGCCTAGGCCGATAGAGGCGTCGGTAGGTGACGCCGCACTCGCGCTGGAACTCATCGAGCGCCTCGGCGGGACCATAGACCTCGTCCGAGAGCGACGGGAAAAAGGCGTCGGCGTCGGGATAGTCGGGGCTGGCGATTTGGGTGAGCCACACGCCGGCGCAGGCGGGATGGGCGACGGCATCGGCATAGACCTGGGCGCCGCCAATGACAAACACCTTTTCGGCATGGCCCACCAAGGCGAGGGCCTCATCGAGACTGGCTGCCGTCAGCACGTCCTCGGGGTAGGTGTCGGTGCCCGGCGGGCGACGCGTGAGCACCACGTGGAGACGCCCAGGGAGTGGACGGCGCCGCGGCAGCGAGTCAAAGGTGACGCGACCCATGATGAGCGCGTTGGTCCTTGCCGGATCGGTGGTCGTGCGCGTGAGGTCGCGAAAGGCGGCCATCTCTTTGGGCAGCCGACCCCATGGCAGTTGGCCCCGCTGGCCGATGGCACGCGAGGCCGTCATGGCCACCACGATCGAAAATCGCACCACCGCCGGCGCGGTCGCCGTTGCCGGTTCGACGTCGTGTGCCTCTCCTGTCGCCGCCACTGTGCGCATCACACCAACGGGGTCTGACGTCTCTGGTGTTGCTTTGTCCGCCATCCGTGTCGTTGTCGCCGCCATCGCGTTGGGGGAGGCAGCGGTCGCAAGAGAGTTGGGGCTGTGGTGTGAGACAGCGGCAGACGGGAGCGGCAAAGGCAACACCCCTTTTTTTTGTCTTTTCTGTTTTGTCTCTTCAAAACTCTGATTGGTGCGCGCTGGCTGCGCCCCTCTCCTTTGGTGTTGTTGTCCTTGTTCTCGCCTTTTGCTGCCGGCCTCAAATCGGTAGCCTCCTTTGTCGGCCGTCCAATCGCCGGCAGCCGCGCCGCCTCTTTTTCTTGTTTGTCTCTGCCGTTGGTATGCCGCCATTGCCCGCGCCTCCTTGAGGCCATCCGCGAACCCACGAGGGAGAGGGACAGCCGCAACCGGCGAAAAAGAAAAAAAGAATGGCGACGGCGAACGATCACGAGTTTGTCTGGCGGGAGTCGCTCCCTGGCGGCGCGTGGGGCGCCCACCGCGAGGGCGCACAGTGGCTCCTAGACCACGCGCCTATGGACCGCCTCTTTGCCGCCTTTGAAGAGGAGCAAGACTGCCGGTCGACTGATGGCCATGCCGTCGCGCCGCCCGCTTGGGTGTCCACACTGTTTGCTCTGTGCGTGCGCGCGGTGGTTCCCTTTGCCATCGTCGATGCCGTCCTTCAGGCCCGACTGCCGATGCTCACTGGCGATCTCGGCGCTTCCAGCGCGTCGCCGCGTGCATCCGCGGTCGCGCCCTCGGAACCAGCCTCTGACATTGGCAGATGGGACGGCGACGGCGACGATAACAACGACTGGCAGAATCGCCCGTGGTGGGTATCGCGCTGTGCATGCGCCGACGGGGATTGTGTGCACCCTGCCAGATGCGCCCGTGCGCGGCTGACCCGCATTGATGCTTGGGCGGCCGCGCGCATTCTGGCGTGGCACTGGGTCGACCTCGTCGAACAGCGCATCGCGCACGCCCCGTGTGAGGTCCCGCCCTGGGCAGCCACCGATAGGGATCATATTGGTTTCTACCAGCGGTCGTGGGAGGTGGTCACCGGCCGGACCGCGCAGGGTCTGCGCACGCCTGATACTGGCCTGCTTCGCATCCTATCGGGACCCGTGTTTTGGGTCTATTGGGCGCAAGGTGTGCCCGATAACGCGGTCCCAGCACCGGCCGGCACTGCCGTACCCCATCCCTACGGCGACGTCCTAGATGTGCGCTATCGCGTGGACCGCGATACTTACTTTTGCGACGGGGTCGCCATCACAACGGTCCAGGACTGGAGCGCCGTGGCGTCGGTGCGCGGCGATCCCACCTTTATCGTCGAGGTCTTTAGTTAGACCCTGCAGACGATTCTTTTCAAAAAAAAAAGAGAACACAACCGCCGTTCACACCGGTGATGGGTCGGCACGGGGGGACCCTATCTGTTTTCCTCCTCTTCTCTCTTGTTACGCCACACAAACAAAGGTCTCTGCTATTTATGTTCTTTTTTCTTTCTTTCTTTGCAGTGCCGAGCGTGTGCCCGCGTGGCATTTTGGTTCCCTTTTCTTCCCTCTTTGGGCGCCTTTGTCCCGGTCGTATTTTGGGGTTGGACGCGCGCGCTCCATGCGCCTGATCACGAAGGAGGCGAAAAAAAAATTAATCAAGAAAAGGCGACCGCGACGGGCAGTACCAAGAGGCGGGGGGGGGACGCAGCGCAAATTTCGACCGGTGCCCTTTTGCAGACGACGAGGGCGCACACAGGCAAAGAAAAAACAGAGAGGATGTACACTGCCGCCGGCGTCAAACAGGATCACTCTGCACGGTGGCCCGCAGCGCCGGCGGCGATCGGCAGAGACCCGTCATTGGACGATCAATGTGCGTCGCGCGCGTCCAGATTTTGCACCCCGCTGCGCGATCTCGGCGACTCGCGGCACGCGTGGGCTCGTGCCAAAAAAAGGACAACAACGACCGATCTCGCCGCTGATCTTCTGCTGCCATCGCGTCTTCACGTCCGCTGCCGACTAGCGGCTCCCTCCCCCCCCCCTCCCGCAATCCGTCCCTTTTTTCCTCTTCTTCTTTTTTCCCTCTTTTTTTCCCCCATTGGGAATCGCGTCTGTGGCGCAGGTGGATCGCGGTGGCCGGGCAACGCTCGTCGGCGTCCCCGCACCCCTGATGCAGTCCCTCCTGGACGATCTGCCGCTATCGCGTGTGGCTGCCGCTTTTGAGCGTCCCGCCGTCGGCGTCACGCGCAGCCTGTTTGCGCTCTGTCTGCGTGCCATCGTGCCCTTTGACGCCGTCGACGCGCTCGTGCAGCGTCGTCTCCCTGGAGACGCCGACCTCGTCCTCTGTGCACCCGTGCGACACGGTCGCGCGGAACCTCATCCCCCTATGGCGGCGAGCAGCAACACTAGCGTTGCCGACGACAAACCAACCGTCGGCGACACATGGAAGAGCCGGGATGTGCCGTCGCACGCTCTTTGGTGGGTCTCGTGCTGTGGATGCCTGCGTCGTCTGGCCGCCGATGCCGCGCCGCGGTACGATGCCGACGCCTACTGGTGTGGCGGACCATGCGCGCGCGGCTGGCTCCGGCGCGTGCCTACGCGCGACGCCATGCGCATCGTCGCCTGGCACTGGGCATCGGTCGTGGCCGCGCGGTACACGCCCCTGGGTGAGGGCGACCTCGCGCCATGCCGCGGCCTCTACGAACGCGACTGGTTCCATGTGGCAGGCCACGAGGCCGCCTGGGACTATATGGGGCCGGACATGAGCGAGCCCGACGCCGTCGTGTTTGACGTCGTCTTTGGCGACACCCTGTCGTCGTCCATGGTCCCGCGGTCCGAAGTGGACGCCATACGCGCCGCGGTCGATGCTAACGATCGCGTGGCCCACCCCACTTATTCGGCGGTCGGCGTCTTTTTGCGCCATAGTCTCGGCGCCGCCAACGTGCACGCGACGCCAAGCGGAGATGGCAGCGTTGATGGCGGTGATTGCTGCAGCGATAGTAACCGCGGCGGCGGCGGCTACGGTCGCGACGATGGTGCCACGCGCCATCCCATCTCGGTGATTGCCCTGGTCGACGGCGACCGACAATTTGCCGGCGAGATTGCCCTGTGATAGCATCTGTCTTTCTTTATGCATCTTTTTGTATCTCCTCTTTTTTTTTCTCCCCCTAATTTGGGACTGTCTCAGAGAAAGGCAACCAACGCTGATTTGCCCCTCGCCTGCCGCTTCCGTTGTTTGCACCCTTTTTTCCTTTCGAGGGGTCTGTCGTCGCGGACGACGGCGCAGAGAGCAGGTCCGCCCGTCTTGAGGACAGCAAAAAAATGTTGGCGAGAGCAAAACACACAAAGCAAAAAGAGGCCCTTGCCGCCCATCGAATGGGCGACCAGAGGAAGAAAAAACAAAAGGATCTACACAAAAAAGAAAGAAGGAAAAAATCAAAGAAAAAAGACGCCGTAACAAAGCGACGCAAGCCACCGACATTGCCGCTGCCGTTGTCTTTTTCTCTTTTCTGGCGCCGCCACAGAGACGGCGGCACGCAGACAAGGATCTTGTGACCTATTTTCGTATTTTGGCATGAAAGAGATGCAACCGCGGCGCCCGGCAATGCTCGCCAAACCCAACGGACCGGTTGACGACAGGAGCGACGCGACCTCAGCCCAAGGGCAACAGCAGGCTCAGACGCACATAGGCGACATGCCGACGATCGACTTTGGCGACGCGACCGCAGCCCGCCTACGCGAGTGCAGGCTCTCTGGCGCGTGGATACGCCTGAAAGACGGCCGCAAAGTGGCCTACCCACTGGGCGGCGGGGCGTTTTTACGTGATCGCCTACGTGATGGTGACGCCGGCTAGCGCCCTCTTTGTCCCAGACGACTGACGGCCGCAGCGGCCGACAACGCCATACCAAAAGGATGCGCCAACAAGGCCCCATGCGCACATACAAGAGACACTTTTATTCACACAACAAAAATCACAAAAAAAGTAGAGACGACCAAAAAAAAGGGTTGGTCATTTGTGACCACCCGTCTTTTTGTTTTTGTTGATCTCGACTGTTTTTGCAGCGGTCGCTATCAGGGCGTGAGTAGTGCTGTGCAAACGGGCCGTTCATCCAATTTTCTTCCAATCGTAATCCTTAAATCGTGTTTTATGATTTTGTGTTGGTGGGAATTTGGAAGAATGGGCCGTTTGCACAGCATTAGGCGTGAGGTCACTTGGCGCTTTTTTTTGGCTGTGCGAACTGGATCCGCCCAAAAAGGCAACTGTCTTTACTCGTCTTCTCTGTGAATGGCGGTATTGACAAAACCTGACGTTGTCCTTTTTTGAACCACAAGTATGTTGGAATGTGATGACGTGGCGCCAAAGAATTTTAGAAATCGTCCCACTGCTGCGCGGGAGGACACGTAGTGACACTGTCCTTTTTTGATAGATGTGAATGTGTGGTATGTGGTTTAGTTGAAGAAATTTGTTTTCCCCAATTTTCCTGATCCAACTGGGTACAGGTTACAGTCGTTGCGACAACGGCGCCAAGTGGCCGTCGCCAGGTCCATGTCTTTCCGGGCTAGTGTGGTGGGCGCGGCCAACTTTTCTCTTTTTTTATTTTTTTTGTTTGATTTTTCTTGTTGTCATTTTGACGAGACCAATGGCAAAAAGAGAGGCATCAACGCGCCATGCGGGCGCACACGCGACAAGCGAAAGAAAAAAGGCAAGAGGCTAGACTGGTTTCGTGCGTACAACCACGCATGACGGACCCGCCCACCGACACAAAAGTCTCAACTCGAGTGGGCAAAAGAGATAAAATAAGGCAAGCGAAAAAGAAGAGAGGAACACGCGGGGATCGACAAAAGAAAAAGGAAAAACACAAAATGGACCCCGTCTTGTGTCGCCTTTTAGACGACCTGCCCGCGTCGCGCCTCTTTAATGCCTTTGAGCGATCCCACCTGACCGACCACAGGCTGCGCTCTCTATTTGATCTGTGCCTGCGCGCCACGGTTCCCTTTGCGGTGGTCGACGCGCGACTACAGGCCTGCTTGCCCTCGGTCGCGCCGTCCACAGTGGCCGGCGTTGCTGATGCGGGTGGCGCCGATGCTTTTTTGGAGGTGCCGCAAACTCTGCCGGCTCTTTTCGCCCACGACGACAATGGGGATCGAGAAAGAGCGGGCATCGACGGCGGCGCCGACAACCCAACACGAGACCCGATGCCTCGGTGGGTGTCGTGCTGCGGCTGTCCAGGGCGCGCGCACGTGCGCAGTGTCTCGCGCCGTACCATCCAACACTGTTGGTGTGGCGGTCCCTGCCCACGAGGGTGGCTCAAGCGCGTGCCCAGCCGAAGCGCTCTGCGCATTGTCGCCTGGCACTGGGCGTGCCTGGTGGCCAGCACGTACATGCCGTCTCCGTTTGGCGGTCTGCTGCAAGAAGGTGGTGGGCGCAGAGATTGCTCTAGCGAGCCGCCGTGCCGCGGCCTCTACGAGTGGGACATCCAGAGGGTCTTGGGTCGCACAAAGTTGTATTTCTACAGCGACCGCGTGCCAAATACCGGACCATGGGACGGCGTCCTTTTCAAACTCGCATGCGAAAACGGTGTCCTGGTGTGCGCGGCGAACCGAGGTGCCATTGTCAGGCTCCAAAGCCTGACCCAGACGCCCACCTTTTCAAGAGTGCCCCACCCCTCTTGCCGACAGGTCGAGGTCTTTGTGTCGATGTCGTCTCCGTCCACAGATGCGGCGACAATGGCGGCAGAAATGATCGAACAGGATGCCTCCTCGCCTCGTGTGGTGGCCTTTGTCGATGGCGACCCTCTGTTTGCAGGCGACATTGCATAACTTTTGTTTTCCTCTTGCCCTGTAGCCCCCATCCCCCTCTCACTGTCTGTGTGCGCAAACAAAACAAAAAAAAGAAAACAAAAAAGAGGACGTGCTGCCTTTGTCGATCCATTTTTTTGTCCCTTGCGCGTCGCCGACAAGAAAGATTGACAAAATAAATAAAACCTTGGACGTGCAAGCGTCCATTCCTCTTTTGTGGCCCTTGTAACGTTTTTGTATCTGTTTTTGCCTCTGTGCGAGCGCAGGCCCCTGCGGCGGACGTCGACCGCGCGCCGCCGGCGGCCCTGAAGGGACGCATACACGCACATGTATAGATTGAGCAAAAAAAAAAGAACGATAGATTTTATTCCGGGTTGCCACCGGGAGGGGGCGAGAGCGACAGCAGAGGGTGCCACTCAAGGACGAGCGCGGCGTGTGAGGCCGAGGTCGCCGCGGTCGAGAAAGAGAATCAGCAAGAGGATGGGCACCGAGAGGGCGCACCACACGGTGGGCAGTTCGTGAATGGAGCCGGCCGTAAAGTTGACAAACACCACCTGCGCCAGCCAGTAGGCCAACTTGATGCGGCCGCGCGGCTCGTACAGGGCCGGGTAGAACCACAGCAAGAGGTAGGTGAAAAAGTTGGCTTCGAGGCCGTTGCGCGCGGCATAGGGCAGCACCCAAAAGAGGTGCGTGGGCCCGCCGAGGGTGCACACCTCGGGCCCGACCATGATCTCGTCTTGGCGAAAGGCGGTAAAGGTGGCCGTCGGCGGGAGGGCCCCGCGCACCGGATTGGGCGGCAAGAGGCGGATGGTGAAAAAGACGGCCCACACGGCCGACATGGCCGCGGCGGCCGCAAACACGGCAGCGGCCTCGCGCTGGCGCGCCGTCTCTGCAAGGTCGACGGCCCGTGCGGCCTTGGCGGCGGCACGACGTGCGCGCGCCAGGCGGTACAGGTTCCACATGCACGGCTGGACGGCGACGAGCACGTGCGCGACGAGCGTGAGCGCATAGTTGGCCGGCTGACCGCATTGGTCCAGCACGCCGTACTGGAGCGTCTGGAGGGTCTCCATGAGCGCGTAAAAGGCGTACGGGTAGACGAGCGGCGGCACCGCCGACATGGCACCGGATCGCCTCCCGGCGGCCACCAGACACGCGACGACGGCCCAGCCACCGATCGCCAGCGCCGCCGACATGAACTGCGAGTAGCACATGGAGATCGATCCGAGACGGACGAGGAAAAAAAAAGGAAGGAGGAGCCTGCTCTGGTGTTTGTCTGCGGCCTCTCTTCCCCTTCTTGTTTTGCTCTCTGTGGTTTGTTTCTTTTTTTTCTCGTTTTTCCTCTTGCGTTGCTTTTGTTGGCGTGCGGGCCCGGAAGGCGGCGGCAGCGGTTGCGGGTGTCGGGCACGAAGCGATGGCAGACAGACGAAAAAAACACAAGGCCTCTCGGCGCATCCCTGCGTAAAAGAAAATCGCAAGAGGACGCAGAAAAGAGCGCAAACAACGCCCGCAAAAGCGAGATCGTTTGTGCCCTTTTTGGGCACTCTTTCTTTTGTTGTTGTTGTTGTTGTTGTCTTGCGGGCGCGGACGGCCCAGAAAACCCACCAAGAACGCAAGAAAAAAGAATGGCCGTCGAGGAATCTGGTGGAGTGATCCTATTCTCTTTGGTCCCCGACAACATGCGCCTCTTTCTTTTTTTTTTGAATTTGTGGCGGCGGCATGGGCCGCCAAAGTCGCGCGCGTCGCGAGCAAAAAGGCCACCGCAGCGAAAACGCACGAAAAAAGGGGCGGGGGGCGGACGGCACGGGGCGCGATCATGCGGCAAAAGCGACCCTGCGGCGCGAGGCCGGAGCGCCGGCGGCCGAGCGTCCACCAAGTGCCCGATCGACGTTGGCCCTGGCGGCGCGTGAACGTGTCTGGCGCGGTGCCACAGGGGCCAACGGCGCCTCGGCAGGCCCGTCCCATTGCGCAAGGGCCGGTCCTCCGGTTTGGTTGGCCGTCGGGGGCACAACGCCCAACTGGTCGGCGAGGGCAGCCGCCGCCCACCGGTGCGCGTCGCGGCGGGCATAGGTCGTCACGTCGTTGTCGTCTTCCCCAACGATTGCGATAGAGGGGATGGGAATGTCGGCGCGGTCGGCGCGGTTGGCCGGGTAAAAGGCGCCGCGGGCCGCCAGCGGCGCGTCGACGGCAAAGAGCAGCGCGAGCGTGGCGAGGGCGTCCTCGATGTCGACGTAGGACGGGTCGAGGGCGCGCACGAACCGCGGCACCAGTTCGATGTTGTCGCTGCCAAAGTAGATAAACTCGGGGTCGGGATTGCGCATCGTAGTGGCCAGTCGCGCGGGGTCCATCGGCGCCAGGGTCGGGTCGCCGTAGAACTTGGCCATGAGGGCGGCGATGGCCTCGCGCTCGCGCGGCTTGGTCGAGTCCCACGTGACGCCCACCTTGTCGGCGCCGCGCTTAAAGAGCACCGTCGGGTAGTTGCGGTTGTATTTAGGTCCGAGGAAGCCGTCGCGCAGGGCATTGATGGCCTCGCGGTGGCGCGGACCGTCGATCTTGGCCATGACGATGGGCACGGGCGCCACGCCGAGCATCGACGCCGCGGGCGAGCCGCGGTTGGTGCGGTGCACGTCGGCGGCCAGATCGGCGTACACGGGCGCAAACTGCTTGCAATAGCCACATTCGGACATGTAAAAGAAGACGACGGCATTGTCGGCGGTCGACATGAGATTGTCCAACTCGGCCGCCGACTCGAGTTCGTACGGGCCACGGCCCTGCGCGCGATCCTCGGCCGCCGGCCGGCCGCGCATGGGTGCCGGTAGCAACGCGGTGAGATCGAGGGCGCTGGCGCGACCATCGTTTTTGCTGTTGTTTCCGTTGTCGTTGTCGTATTCGACGGCGACGGCGACGGCGCCGTTGTCGGCGTCGTCGGTGGCAACGGCGCGACGTCTCCTGGGTTGCGATCGAAGCGACATGCTCTGTTTTTCCTCCTATGTGCGCTTCCTTTTCTTTTTTGAAAAAAAAAAGATACTGCTGGTGGCGTCGCTTGATGGCGCGGTGTCGGTCGCTGCGGCAGCAAGAATGGACGGCAGAAGCAAGAAGAAAAAAGAAAGAGCAAAAGAAGGACGGCCGCGGCGTGCGCTTTTCCTAGGCGGGCGGCGACACAAGTCGACGCGCCCGACGACATGGGCGACGCCGTCGACGCGCGTGCTCGCTGGGTCGGTTCGCGCCCACTGGGGTGTGGTTCCGCGTCGCAGTTCCCACTGCACTTTTCCCTACCTCTGCCCAGCGCATTTTTCGAGTGTTGTTGTTGCTATTTTTTCGATCTTTGCATCCTTTTTCGTCGCCGGTCTTTTTTTGGCCCTTGTCGCCGCCGGTCAAAAAAAAAGAGAGGGTCGGACCCATCTGTGTGGGCCGCTTTTTTTTTCGTATGGCCTAGAAAGAAGCCCGCGCGCGAAAATCTGGCAAGGACCCAAAAGAGAGCGCCACAGAGAGGGCGACGAGCAAAGAAAAAAGACAAAAGAAAAAGACAAAAGAAAAAAAGAATGGGAAGGAGGGCGGGCGCGCGGCGAATCAGAGCAGCGGACCGCGCGGTCGGCAGAGCGCGGCGCGCACCGTCGCATAGGTGATGCTCTCGTCGATGTTGAGGATCGTCTGGCGCACCGTGTAGCGCACGTTGGGGTCGGTCTTGTCGGTGCGCAGGCGCTCGATGGCACAGCGCAGGAGGCGCACGCCGCCGGGAGGCGCGTGCGCGGGCGGCACCCACCCGGCGGGCGGTGCCACAAAGGCGCCCTCGCATTCGACCACGCACTTTATGCGCCGGGTGCCGGGGCGCGTCTCCAGCGCGCGCTCCACGAGCGCATCGAGCGCGGCGTCCTTTTGCAGCACAAACACGACCAGGCACTCGGCGTCGTCGGTCGTTGCTGCTGCCGTCGTCGTCGCCGCCCCGCTAGCGGACGCCGTCGCCGCCGCGGTGGCGCGCGATCGTCCGCGCTGAGCGGCAGCCAGCGCCCGGTCGAGCGAGGCGCGCGCTACGTCCGACCGCCGGTAGGCGATGCCCTCGCACGCGTTGAGGTACCGCGCCACGGGCGGGTCGCCGTCGGTCTTGGCTAACGTCACCGCGTTCGCCCGTGCGTCGGCGACGGGCGACGGCGCCGAGACGGTCGTGGACGTGCTGTGGGAGGCGGGCGGCGGGCGAGCGACCCGCGCAAGCGCATCGGCCGTGGGCACCGTCCAGTCGGCCTCGAGGTAGTAGAGGCCCCAGAGCCAGGTGCCGTCGTCCCGTCGCCGGCCGCGCAGTTGGAGGTCAAACGTGTGCTTGCACTTCCACTTGAACTGGCGCCAGTGGGTGCCCGTGCGGATGGGGTCGCGCAGCGGCGTGAGCACGAGCCCGTCGCTGCCGTGGCGCAGGCGCGGCGCGTCGCCGCTCCACACCGAGTCGACGAGGCGCGCGGCCACGCACGGCTTGGGCCGAAAGTCGAGGCCGTGCGCGTTGGCGCCCGGCGCCGCTTCGATGAGTTCGTCGGCGTCGCGGCCCTGGAGCAGACGCTGCACGAGTTCGATGCGTGTCTCATAGTCGGCGTCGCGCTGCGAGACGCCCGCCACGCACACGGCGTCGAACGCCCAGTAGACCAAGGTGTCGGGTGGCGCTGTCGTCGCCGTCGTCGACTCATTGTCGGATGCCGCCGTTGTCGCGCCGCCGCCCTCGTCTTGGCGCTCAGGCGAGTCCTCGGGCGCGTCGTCTTCCGCGACGCCCACCAGGTGACCGACGGTGAGGCGGGGCACCTGTGGGGCGCCATCCATGGCCTGGGGCGCGCCGCGCTCCCACGCCAGTTCGCCGTCGAGCAGGGTGCCGGTGCCGCCAAAGAAGCGCGCCGCCGCCCTCACGGCCACCTCAAACTTGCGGCCGGCACGGTCGATCATGACGGCCATCGGGCGGCCGGCCTCGTCGCCGCACAGGAGCAGCGCGTAGCGCACGCCGTCCGTCTTTTCGGCGACGACGTACTCGTCGGGGTTGAGATCGCGCAGGACGGCCAGGCTCACGCTGATCGGGTTGGGTCCGGGATTGCGTCGATGCAGAGGCTGGCGCTGGACGTTGCCCTTGGCTGCCGCGTTGCTGCTGTTGTTGCTGCCGTTGCAGTCATCGCGACGCCGAGGCCCCATGCCCCATGCAGCATAGAAGCCGCGCTCGGCCGCATCGGCGCGCGAACCGTCTGCCAGGGGCGCGGCGCTCGGCACCACGGGCGGACGCACCAGACACACCCTGGGTGCCGCCGAGGAGGCGCCAGTGCTGGCACCGGTGACGGCGACCGGTGCTGTGGCTCGTTTGGCTTGTGGCGCCGGCGGCGGCGTCGTCGTCGACAAAGATGACGTTGGCGGTGCAGAGGCCTCGGTGGGCACTGGCGATTGACACATTGATGAGGCCTCGGTGGGTGCATAGACGAGAGATGCGTGCGTCGCGCGCGGACGCTTGCACGGCGCATGTGCGACGGCCGCGAACCGCGCCAGGAGAGCCGACTTGCGCTTCATCGGCAAAAAAAAGCGAGAGAGCGGCACCGGGCAGACAACAGCGGCAACAAAAAAAGGGAGGGTGGTGGTTGGCGAGGGGGAGGGGGCGGCAACGACCACAACCAAAAATGCGGCGGGCGTCTGTCGTGTCCCGGTCTCTCTTTCCCCCCTCTCCTTTTTGAGTTGTTTTTCTTTTCGTCTGGCAGCAATGTCTGCGCGCCATTGTCGACGCGCGGCGGTACCGCGTGCGGTCGCAACTCGTCGCGCTGCCGATTGTGCGCCGTTGCGCACTCGTTTTGCGCCGCTGCTGTTGTCGAGCGCTCTCGCGCCTGGACGTGCGGCGCATCCGACCTGCACCGGCGCTCGGCGCAGACGCCACGCTCCGACAACCGCTCCCCCTGCCCTCTGCCGCCTCCAAACCAAAGGAGACTAGCAAAAAAAAAGAGGGCGCTTTTTCTTGTGGCTCTTTTCCTTCCGTATCTGTCTGCGGATTTGTATGTTTATTTCTACTTTTTTCTTTTTTTTTTTGGCAGGGTGGGCCCCTCCCGGCGGGCCCGACAGACGCCCTCTCGACCCGTGCATCGTTGTTGTTATGGTCCTCTTTCTTCTTCTCTCGGGCGTGGCGGTAGACTATTCCTTTTTTTTTCTCTCTGTGCGCGTATGTGTGTGTATGCATGGGCGTAAAGCGCTGTCGGTTTATTGTCGCGAGCGAGCACTCGTGCGGGCGCACCCCGACGCGACACGGCACGGCGATGGGGGAACCGCCTAGAACAGGACCGTGACGAGCAGCGAGAGCCAGAGCGCTTGGCCGTAGGTGAGACACGGCACGATCGGGAAGATGTGCGGCAGCGACAGGTTCCAAAAGATCATGACGAGCAGGGCCTGGAGGAGGATGGCGGCGATGGCCAGCACGACACCGATGATGAGCACCTCGATGGCCGAGGCCGCCGAACGGCCGTCCATCCAGCGGTGGGGCGGCGACACATTGAGGAGGGTCTTGACGTTCATCGCGGCGGCAGCGGTGAGCAGATGAGGGCGGGAGAGGGCGCGATGAAAGGGCGGCGACAGCGGGCGGGCTCTCTGGTTTCCGTTGGTCGGGCCTGCTTTCGCGGCCTCCCGCGATGACCGAGGCTGTCGCGACAGTGCGGCCACGCGCCTCCTCTGCCCTCCCAGTCGCTGTCGTTGCCGTCTGTCTGCCCGCGGCTTTGCGGGCCGCCTCGCTTGTCCTTGGCGCGCGATCGCTCCGTTTGCGTCCCTCCCTCCCTTCCCTCCGTGCCTCCCGCGACACAGACACCGTCGCCCCTGCCGCGGCGGTGCCTTTTTCTTTTTCCTCCTTTAAACTAGATTCTCCCCCGTCGCCTCGCACCCGGCCTGCCGAGCGCGGTCTCTCTCTCTTTTTTTTTCCCGCGCGCGCACGCGCCACTCTGCATTCGGCCTCTCGCAATTCCTTCTCTTGCGCCGGCCGACGATCGCGTCGCCTTTTTTTGTGTATCTGTGTGTGCCCTCGGTCTTTTCTTTATTTTTTTTTGTTCTGCGCCCTTGTTCTCCCAGAGCCGCCGTCATTTTAATATAGGTGGTATGTGTAGGGAAAAAAAAAGAGAAACAGGAGAGAGAAATAAGGAAAAAAAAAGAGCGACGAGAGCGGAAAACATGCAGACATTCTTTGGGGAGATGGGGCGGGGGCGTGGGAAGGGCAAGAGGCGATCAGGGAGGCGACACGCCGGGTGCGCTCGGTGGGTCCTGCGCCAGCGCATCGTAGAGGCTCTTGCGTATCTCGATCAGATCCTTTTGCTTGTGGGCGAAAAAGGTCATGAGGCGCGGGTTCTCGCTGAGCACACGCGTGCGGTGCTCGGCCGTCTTGAGCACGCTGGCGCGCTTGCGGATGGCGTTGGCCACCACGCTCACCTCGCTCTCGTACTTGTCGATGCGCACCGCCAGGTCCGTCTCCATGGCCTTGAGCACCTGCCGCCGGGCGGCGATCTCGGCCTCGACCTCGCGCACGTCCTCCTCGTCAAAGGCCTCGGCGTCGGGTCCGTCGCCGGCGCGCACCTCGTTGATGTCGGCCAGTAGGACCTCGATGCGCGCAATCTCCTCGCGCTCGGTGACGATGCGCGCCTGGGCCTCTTCGAGCGCGCGCACGCACATCTGTTCGCCCTCGTCCTCGGCCGACGTCGCTGCGGCGTCGGGGACGGCCATCGGCGCGCGTCGGTGGTGCGGGCGCGCGGGCCCATGTTGCGCCAGAGGAGACAGGCGCGGGGACGCCGGCGGATAGGCATCGCGGCCGCTACGGCCGACGCCCTCGTCGACGGCAGCCGCGGCGGCAGTCACCGACGCCGCGCTGGGCGCGCGCACGGCGTGGGCGTGCGCTGCGGGCGTCGACACACGGCGCGCGGCGCTGCGGTGTGTGTCGGCGCCCGATGGCGTCGGCGCTCGGCTGCGCCAGTCCGGCGTGCCCGCGGGCGTATCGACGCTGTTGCGCCGGCGCCTGGCGTCGTGTGCCGTCGGCGGCACCGGGCGCTGCGGCGGGAGCGGTCGATCCACGGGCAGCGGCGCCCTGAATTCGCCCCTGTCCTTGTGCTGCGGCTGCGCGTCTGGCCTCTCCATCGTGTCGCCGTGCGCGGCGTGCTTTGCGTCGACTCCTTTTTTCCCCCCTGCCCTCTTGTTTCTTTTCTGCGCTGGTCACCGGGGTCGGCGCGTCCGCGGCTCTCGTCGGTGGTCGCCCTTTTTCACTAGCGGCTCTTTTTTTTTTGTTCGACCTCGGCGTCCTCCTTGCGCGTCTCGCTGTCGTCGCCTCTGCCGGTGGCGCGTGTGTGCGTGTGCCTGGGGCGCCTTTTTGTTCCTTTGCCACGACACGCGACCTTTTTCTGCCGGCGACGGCCGCGCGCATGCACGCCAGCGACACGCACCCCCACAAAAAGAGAAAAGGACACACACACACACGCGGCCGCCTCTCTGGTGGCGCGACCATGCGCCAACTTTTTTTTTTTCTCTTTCCCTTTTGGTTTTTCGTGTTGCCGCGCATTTTGCTTTCAATCGTGCGACCGCCGCGGCAATCGCGCGCACGCCGCGACGCAAGCACACACTCTCGCCTTTTTGCCCCTTTTTCTCTGTCGTCGCATGCCGCCTTTTTTTTCCGTTTTTTCCCTTTGATCTCGCACGCCTGTTTTTCTCGTCGTCGCTGCTGGACGATTTTTTCTTTGTTTTTTTTCTTGCACCACAAGTGACATTGGACCCCAAGCGCGTCCCGTATTTCTTTTGTGTGTGTTGTGCCTGTCGGGCACTCGCCGCGGCTGCGCCGTCGTCCCTCAACACAAACACACATGCGCACACATATCGACAAAAGAAAAAAAAAGACTGTGGGAAAAGGCGCTCGAAAAAAAAAAGAGGGCGACTACGGCCACATGGCGAGCGCCGCGGTCGTCGCGCCGGGCACCAGGCCAATAAAAAGTCCTGGAAAATGTGCGAGGGCCAAAGCATGCTCATCCCATCAGAAAAAAACCGAAACCCTTCACAATCTGCCGTCCGCCAAGCCAACTCCAGACGACCACAAGGCCAGTTTTCCGCGAGTCCTCCAGGCGCCTCCCGCGGCCGAACCCTTTGCGCTGTAGATTGCTCGCTCCTTTTTTGATAGCCAGAGTTTTTCTTTTTTTTTTGTTTTCCTCTTTGCAATTGTGTTTGTTTGGGGTTTGCGCGGTGGCCTCTTGCTCGCGCGTCGCGTCGCCGAGAGCAGCGGGCGCCTAGCCGCACGAGGGCACTCTAGGGACGTGGCGAGCCTCGCGCCGCCACTGCAAGAGCAGCGGGAGGCGAACGACCCGCCGGGGGCATGTTGGGGTGTGGGACGCCGTCGAGCCGCGCCTGTACGTGCGGCGCATAGGGCGGATATTGCTGCTGGCCGGGACCCGCGGGCGCCATCGACGGCGAAGGCTGCCGCTCGATTTGTTGGGGGTGCTGCGGCGGCGGCTGATGTTGCACCGGGCGCGATGCCTGTTGCGCGTGCTGTTGCGGCGGGTGCGCGGCATACTGCTGCGCCGATGGTGGCGCCGGCTGCTGTTGGTGCAGGGCCGGGGGGACGTGGTGTTGCTGTTGTTGTTGGAGTGGCGGTGGAACTTGGGCATGACCAGTCGCAACGGGAGCGTGTGCGGCCGACAGGGTCGGCGGCGGCGCGCGCGCCTGCGCGCTCGACGGCTGGCGCGCGTCGGCTCCATACGGGTCCATGGCGGGCACAGCCTGGCGGCCGGCCCTCGCTGCGCTGCCGCTTTCAGGCGGGCCTCGCTGCGTGGACGCCGTCGAACCGCCTGTGCCAAAGCGCCCGCCCAGTACGCCGGCGAGTGCCCCCTTGCGCTGGGCGCCCGCCGCCTGTGCCGCGTCTTGGTCGTCGGCGGCGTCTTGATCGTCGGCGTCCCCGTCTGGCGCTCCCTTGCTGCCGGCCGCGCCGCGCTTCTTCAAGCGCGCCAACAGTGCACGCTTGAAGATGGCGACACCCACGACGAGGCCCAACAGGAGCACGACCCCGATGATGATCAGCGCGGTCCTGCCAAACAGCGGACGCTTGGCCGGGGCCGCGGCCACGCTGCCGCCGTCGTCTTCGTCGTCGTTCCTCCGCGACCTGCGGCTCTTGGTCCGTGGCGCGTCCTCGGGGTCACACACAGCCGCCGCAGGGGCGCGGGAGCGCGCATGATCGCCAGACGCAGCCGGTGGCGCCCCGCGCTCTACAGGCGCCGGCGGGAGGGTCGTCGAAAGGGCCTCAAAGATTTCGCCCTGGGGCGCGGCGGGGGCCGGAGCCCGCGACACGCCAGATCCCGCAGGGGCCGGGCGCGGCGGGCCTCCTCCCGGAGCGGCGCGAGATTTGGCGCTGTCGCACACGGCGGCGAATCGGTCCCTCAGCGTGGCCATCGTTGTCGTCGTGTCGCTCGTATGCGGACCGCCTTTCCCAACTGGGCGGGATGGAAAAAAGCAGCCGGACCGCGCCGCGGTCGCCTCCCTGGGTTCGCCCCGCCTTTGCTGGCGCGTGCGGTCGCCTATCCTGGCCGGCTCTGCGTGCGCCAAGAGCGCGGCACAAAGTGCGGGCCGCAAAGCGCGCGCAGGTCACCGACATTTTTTCTTTTTTTTTTGTTTTTACACTTGCAAAAAAAAGAGGGCCCAGGGCCCCTAGAATCGTCGTCGGCTTTTTTTGCGGGCGTACCCTCTCCTTGGGTGCCTGCGCGATCGCGCCCGCCCAGCGGCGGGCAACGGCTAGCCGAACGGTTAAAAATCGAGGATAAATCCTGGCCCGGTAGGGACGTCGACAGTGGAAATCCGCGTGTTTTAGCCGATCGGCTAGCCGTTGCCCGCACTACGCCGTGTTTCGCCATCGTCGTCATTTTCTTTTTGTATCGATCCGTTTTTCTCTTTTTTTTTTCCTTTTTGTGGCGAGCCTCTGGGGCGCATTGTGGTTGTGCGTCGCGCGGCACACAGACAAAAGACCCGTTGGCAGATTGGGCGGACCGAGGAAAAAAGGGGGACGGGGAATGGCATGCGCACAGAAAGCGCGCAAACAGTGCGCCGACACAGCAGAGGGAGAGAGAGAGAGAGAGAAAACAAAAACGCTGAAAGGGGACGGACAAGCCAATCACCATCGGCCGCGGCCGACGGTCCTTTGCGCGCGCCCTCTGGACGGCAGCGCACGGTAGCCGACGTTGCCGCCGCCTCGGCCTCGGCCACCGTTACGCGGCCGCCCCGACCACGGCACCGGGGTGGCGCGCGCCGGCGGCAGATGGGCAAGGGGTCCACCCGACGGCTCCTTGTATCTCTTGGTGTCAGAGATCCGAGGTGCCGACGGGGACCCTTTCCTCTTGTGCGTTGGCGCCATTGGGCCTTGCACATCAGAGACGCGGTCGTCGATCGTGGTCGCACAGCAGTCTACTGGCGTCGGCGTTGTTGTTGTCGGTGTTGTTGGTGTCATCGCCAATGCTGTGCTGGCGCCGCTCTTTGTGACGGTGCATACTTGGGCGCGTGCCGCCAGGTCGGCGATGAGCGGCACAGTGCGCCGCAGAGCCGGCAGAGGAGGCGGCATGAGCCCTCCTCCCTTTTCGTCGTGGTGCCCGTCGCCATTGACGCGCATGCGCTGCCAGTTCAAGAGCCGGGTTACGACGTCGACCGTGGCGCCCGCCCAGAGCATGCGGTTCACAATGGCGCGACGTCGTCCGGCATCCAGGGCCGCGTAGGTCGTCCTCGCGGCGCCGACAAAGGCCGCGCGCATGAGATCAAACTCGGCGAGGAGCGGCTCGCGCGGCCCGACGATGGCCAGCGTGGGCAAGGCGGCAGCGATGGCCGCACGACGCCGAAGCCGCCCTTCGGCATAGGCCGCGCGGTCGCTCGACGACGGGCTAGAGAATTTTACGCGCGGCATCGTGATCATGGCGCGCGCCGGCGCCATCAGAGCGCGCGTCGAGCACGCCCAGAGAACGGCCGTCGCCGGGTTGGCTCCATAGGTCCATCCGCCGCCGCTGTTCGATCCGGCGCGCCACGACGCGACGCCGTCGTCGTGTCGGTCGCCGAGGCCGGCGCTCCCGGTGGCCCCCGAGCCGAAATCCATGCCGTCGGCGGCAGAAAAATTGTCGGCGATAGCGGCAATGCGGTCGACGGCGTCCATGTCGCGATCTGCCGACGCGTTTTCAATCACGACGTGCAGGTAGTTGTGATGCACCATGGCCCGCCGCAGCAGCGGGTCGGTGCGGTAGATCGCGGACGCTTCGGCGCACCCCACCGCCCTCCCGTGGACGCTACCGGCGAGCAACGCCTCGGCGGCGTCAAAGTTGTTGAAAAAGACGTCTGACGCGCTCGATGACGACGACGGCGACGAACCGCACACCGGCAAACGGCCCACGCGCAGCCGCACGTCGAGGCCGTTCATGAGCCGCCTGATGTCGCCGCAGGCGGCGTCGGCCAGGCGCGTCGCATCGAGGTCGCCGAGGTCGTGGCCCTCGGCCGCCGCCACCTTTTTGGCCACGTGGAGGAGGCGCGCGCGCGACACGGAATCGACCCACACCTGGAGGCACACGTCGCGCACGAGTCTCACCTCGGCCGAGCCCGAATCGTTGGAGCACACGACGATGGGGCCCCACGTGGCCTTGGCCTCGGCAATGACCCCGATCAAGTTGCCTATGCGTGCGCGCTTGCCTCTGTCGCATTCGTCGTCGTCGTCGTCGTCGTCGACATTGTCGGCGTTCTTGTTGTTGTTGTTGTTTTTGTAGGTACCGCGCCGGCGCGGTTCGGCATCGCGTTCGAGCGCGCACAGCCCGTCAAAGTCGTCGATGAGGGCCGCCGCGGGTCGCGTGCCGGGAAGCGGCTGACGCTCGACGGCACGCTTGACCTGATCGGCGAGCGAGGCCTCGGTCGTCAGCGAGCCGGGACCAAACTCGACGACCTGAAAGCCGGCGGCGCGCAAAAGCACGCGCGCCGCACTCGTCTTGCCCGATCCCGGCGGGCCCATGAGAATGGCGGCCCGCTCGGTGCCCTCGTAGCCCGTGGCGCGCCTCTTGATCCAACGCGAGAGCGTCTTTAGCCGCGCGGGCTCCCACAGCAGGGATTCGGCCCTGTTGGGCTGGTAGCGCTGCGCCAGCGGCAAGTTGGCGCGCTCCGTGCCCGCAGCGCGGTACGTTGTGGTCGTCCTGGTGGCGATGGTCTGCTTTGGCTCGTGCGTTTCCGCGCAGTTTGACCGTGGCACAGCCGCGGCATTGCACCGCGAGCCGGTCGTTATTGCCGACAGGCGGGTTTGCTGCGGCTGATGGCATGTCTCTGCCGCAGCGTCCGACATCACGGGTCGGGCGTCGAGCGACGAACCGGCGCATTTCACAGGGTCAGCGTGGCGAGGGGAAAAAGCGCCCCCAAAGGATTTGCGAAACACGACAACCGGACGACGGGAGGTCGCCGGTGATGATGACGACGGCGACAAAGAGGCGGCCAAGGGAGACGGGGACGGCAGCGAGAGCGCGTCAAGGGTCAGCGGGGACCCGCCGCGTCGCGTCTCGCGCTGCGTGGTGCAACCAGGCGCCGCGGTCCACACCCCACATCCGTCCATAGGGGTCGGTCGGGCGACACGCACTTTGTTTTTCTGTTCTCTCGATCCTCTCGCGCCCCGTGCGTGCCGGCCGCGGTCCCTCTGCATTGGCGTCCTTGTGCGTCTCTTTGGAGGGCGGGCGAGGCAAAGGTTTCTTTTTCTTTTTCTTCCAAACTCTTTGGGCGCACGGCGGCGACAACCGCTGGCAAAAAAGAGAGAGAGAGAGAGACAAAAAACAAGAGGGGGAACCGGCCGGCGTGGGGTCCGTCCTCTTTTTCATGTGCTTTTTTAGAGGTTTGCGCCATGGCCTGGCTCCTGATTGGTGCGGGCAGGGGACGTCCTTTTCCCTCCGTCGCCCGCGGCTGGCGGCTCGGATGGCGCGCCGAAAAGGCCACGCCCCGTCTGCCTCGTGACGCCTTCTGCCACCCGCCGCCTCAAAGCGAGAAGGAGAGAGATTAAAAAACAGTTTTCATTGGACGATGAAAACATCCACGCCCGCACTGCTTTTTTTTCTCTTGCCAAAGCCCGTTTTCTTTCACCTTTTTTTTCGCCCGCCCACCTCTGATGACGATGGCTGTCATCTTCGGCTGCCGGTTGGTGCCCGAGGGCCAGACCACGAGGAGGAGGCAAAAAATTGTCGCCGTCACCGCGGCGCAGCGACCGCACGGGAACCGAAAGAGGCGCCGATGCAGGCAAATCGCCGTCGTCTCTTTTTTTTTGTTTTGCTGGTATGATGGTTTAAAAAAAATAGAAAAAGAGAAAAAGAAAAAAAGAGAGCAGTTGGAGGGGGGGGGAGGCGGGAGAAGACGCCAACCAAAGGCCAAGGGCAAGAGAAATCGACACAATGGCGTTGTTGTGGCCCGGGCGGGCGAGACAGTCGCGCGTGCTCGCGTGCGTGCACGGACGACTCGCGCGCGCACACGCCCCGAGGGGGTCGCCCCCCAAGGGAAAGGAAAGCGACGCCCTCGTACGCAAAGCGAGCCGCGCCCGCCCACCCATCCCCAATCACGATGATGACCACGATGGCAGTGCCCGCGGCCACCACCGGCAACAACAACCAAAACAGTTGGCTGCTGTCGGGAGGCGGACTCGACGCGGGACTCGCGCGTCCGGGTGCCGTCCAGTCGCCGGGTTACCGATCCGCGATGCCGGCGCCGCTTTCGCTCATGTCCGGCGCACAGACGCTGTTGCCGCTGTCGGCCTACTATGGTGCGCAGCAGACGATCGAGGAGGCGCAGGTGCGCGGGGCCGACCGCCTGGCCCAGTCGCTGGCGGAACTGGCTATCGAGCCCGAAAAGGACCAGTATCCGATCGACATCGTGCTGGTGCCGGCGACGGGCCTCACGCTGCGCGACCTCGCGCTCCAGCGCCTGGCCTCTGTGCTACCGCCGCCAGCCATGATGCCCGAACAGCGCGTCGACCCACACTATCTCGCCCTGCTGGCGCAATTGGCGCGCAGACCGGGCGCGCCTCCGCTGGCCATCCCGCCGGGCGTCACCGCCGGCATGCTTCCGCAGTACCAGATCGAACCGGCCTCGGGGGCCGGCGGGCGCCCGCACGAGACCCCCTTCCAGGTCATTGACATTGTGCGCGCCATTTCGAGCGGCACGGCACAGGGCACCGTCTACGACGTCGAGGTCATGCTCCCGCGCGCGGGCGGACCCGGCCGCCGCGGCCTCGACCTGGCCCGTGCCGCGACGACCGTCGCCGACGCCGACGTCCTCGATGACGGCGTCCACACGGCCCTCGTGCGCCGCGGCCCCGACGGCCCGGTGACGGCCGTGCACGCCGCGCTGAAGAAATCGCCCATCTACTCGGTGGGCACGTGGTTGGCGCGTGCCGCCGTGCAGCGGTTGCTCGCCGCGCGTCGCGCCGACGTCGTCGCCGGACCGTATAAGCCACGAGGCGGCGGCTGGTGGCGCGATGCCTTTGTGCCAGGCGGCGCGCGCGCCGTGGCCAACAACCCGCGCTACGGGGGAGGCGCCGCCGACGCACAACTGGCGTCGTGGCTCGCGCGCGCGTCTGCCGCCGTCCAGCGCGCCGGCGGGCCCGACCTCCCGCCCGCGCTGGCGGCTGCGCCCGTGCCCGTCCTGGAGAGGCTTGTGGCGCAGATGGACCGCAGCCTCGACATGGAGTTTGCCAACGCCAACAACGACGCCTACATCGACGCCGTCGGGGCCTTTCTCGGGAGCCAACTGGCCGAGAGCGGCGTGTCGCCCTTTTTCGGTCTCTTGTACGCGACGCTGCGCGCGACGGACGCGGCCTTTTTCGACCCCAACGGCGAGGCCGTGCGCGCGATCGGACCCGAGATCAACGTCGGCTTTCCCGTGCAGGCCACGGTCATGCAGTTCCTCGACGGCACGCTGGGCAGCCTCATCGAAAAGGGCTTTTTCGCCAACCCGGCCGGCGGCGGGCCGCCGCGCGACTATCGCAAGGCCATGGCCCTGGCCGCGCAGGTGGTGTTTGGCCTCGCGGCGGCACAGGGCGCCTATGGCATCGTGCACAACGACTTTCACAACGACAACATCGCCTATGAGAACGTGCCCGAGGACGTCGTGCTCTACTATCGCACCGAACCCAATGATCCCGCCGAGGCGGTGCGCTACTATGCGGTGCCCACCTTTGGCAAGGTGTACAAGATGATCGACTTTGGCCGCGCCACCTTCCGCCTGGGCGACGAGATGCGCGGCACCGATGCGTCGACGCGCAGGCACGCCGCGCGCGTCGCCCCGCTGTGGGGAAGTCCCACGCAGGACGCCGTCGTCGAGGGCGACTGGAACCTGCGCGGGCTCAACAACGACCTCTTGCGCTTTGTCACGGTCTTTCTCTACAACCTGGGCGCGCGCGCCGACGCCACGCTCACCGGGCCGGCGGACCCGTGGCGCGACGCCTTCATGCGCATGGCGCGCCACGTGACCTCGTGCGCGCCGCCCGGCACCGGACCCGAGGCGGCCGCCGGCGAGAACCCGCTCGCATGGGTCGACCGCTGTTCGGTGCTGCCGGGCGACATGACCGATCGCCGCCGGTGCGCCGACAATGCCCTGAGCGTGCGGCCCTACCTGGTCGATTCGCTGTGCGTCAACGCCGTGCCGGCCGACAACGTGCACTGGTTCGACGCCGCCTTTGGGATCGACGCGTCTGATATCCCCGTCGGCGCGCACATTTATTCAGTCCCTCTGTAAGCAAGACCGCTACTGGCTCTGCCGTCGATTATCTCTCTCTCTCTCTCTCTTGCGCTCCCATTGGGGTGCACACGCCCAGTGCGTGCGGATATAAACAACAACACAAGAACAACCTAAAAACGGAAAAATGGTTGGATAAAAACGAGAGATGTGGGCGTGAATTCAAACACGAGCGCCAGCAGGAATTAGTCAGAGTCGCGCTCGCGCTCGGGTTCGCGCTCGCTTCTGCATCGGAATGCACAGATCGGGTCTGATTCGCGCGCGTCCCAAAGTCGCCGCCGGGGGTTTTTTCCTTCTTTTTTTTGTTCCGTCGGCATGCAATCCGCACATTCCGCCTAAACTGCGGTTGGCTGGTCGGCAAAGAGCCCTTGGTCGACCACTGGTCGGCCGACCGCGAGCAACCATTGCTTGCGTCCTTTCTTTTTTACGCAGCCAGCCCGTGTTCCTTTTTTTTCCGGTGTGTGTGTGTGTTGATTGCGCATGTGTAGTATGTTTTTTTTGCGCGCTGTACTTGCCCCGCGGGCCACGTCTACAGTCCCCTAACTGTCAAAGGGGGCAAAACAAAGTCATAAAAAGTCAGGGGGGCGTCCCGAAAGTGTCTACAGCCTATTGTTTTGCCCGCTTGGGAATGCGCCAAAGTGCCGACACCAGACATGTCGCCTCCATTTGTCTACAATTTTCAAGCAGGCAAACAACAGTCTGTAGACACTTTTGGGACGTCCCTCTGACTTTTTATGACTTTGTTTTGCCCCCTTTGATAGTTCGGAGGCTGTAGTGCTTGCGGATCGGTTAGCCGTCGGCTAATCTACGTCAAACTGTCCAATCAAAAATCACATAAATAAAAAACCCCCATAACATCCTTGATTTTAGTCGTCGGTTAACCGATCCGCAAGCACGGACCACGCCCAATGCCGCGCCAACGGCCTATGCTCCCAATTTCATACCCATAAAAAATTCATAAAAACGCGATACAAGGATCGAGATTGGGCGAAAGATGGAAAAAAGAGAGAAAAAAAACGGGCCGTCGGCGCAGCCTCGACACACAGCCCAAATTTGCGCTCGGCCGCCGCACCCTCTTTTTCCCCCTTTGTCCGCTTTAGGACGCCGTGCCTGTCGGCGGCGCACGCTCTGGCTGCGCCTGAAAACAAACCCAAAGCAAAGACGGAAATGGGGACCGTAGCGAGAGAGAGAGAGAGAGAGAGAGACGACGACGACACCAACAGCCAGACGCACCGCCGTCCATCGTCCTTTATTTGGCGTCCTCTCTGCGTTGCGACTGTGCGTGTCGGGCAGCGGCGCACACAACGCCAGCAGGTCTGCCGCCTTTGGGCGTGCCACCGCGGACCTCGCCCCCATGCGAGAAAAAAAAAGACAGAACCTCGGGCAATGCCGGGCCAAGAACCAAAAGGCAAGGAAACACAAGAAAAGCACCGCCTAGAAAAAAGGAAAAAAAAAGGCCGACACGAGGCAAAGAGGAGAGAGGCAAAGACGACGATTTGGGATGTCAGTGCCTGCGCGACGCCAACAGGCGCGCGTGCCGCGCACTTACCTGGTCCCTATCACCAAGCGCATCCGCGCGCCGGGCGTCGTGTTGGCCGCGCTCGATCGTCGCGACAACGGCGCCAGTGCCAGAGACGACGACGACGGTGACGACCAACACACGACCACGGTGACCACATTCGCCCGCCTCACCAAGGCACAGATGGCCAAGGGTCGGATGCGCGCGTGGACCGAACGACGCGCGCGTCAAAAGGCCCTCGCGCATCCGGTGCCCGCTTCGCAGTCGTGCCCGCGCTGCAAGGCATGCGTGCGCGCCGGGCCCGATGCATGTCCCTCGTGCGCGGCGCCTCTTGTCGCCGTCGTCTCGGACGCCATCTACAGACTGCCACCCTGACACGTCGTCGACGGTCCGTTTGGCGGGGAGGCGGTCGTCTGCATTCGCTGGGCGCCATGGATTTTGTCGATGCTCTTTCGGTTTTTCGTCCGCGTGCAAATGGGCAAAATAATAATGGTGGGAGCGCGACGCAACAATCCATTTTCTCTCTCTCTCTCTCTCTCTCTCTCTCTCTTTCTCTCTCTTTTCTCCCCCTGCGCACCCTATTGTCTGCCGTGCACGGCGTGCCGGACGGCTGCGCATCCTTTTCGCCTTTTTTTCATGCCGCTCAAACCAGAAAAAAAGGGGGATGCGGCTAATGCCAGGTGACGGTTAGCCGCGCGGCTGAAAAGGCCTGATCCACGTCAGCATAGTAGGGACGTCGATAGTGGAATGCGCGCGTCCTAGCCGGTCGGCTTGCCGTTGCCTGCCGTTAGATGCCGTTTTCGGTAGCGCGCCCGCGCACACAAAACCAACCACAGCCGCCATGTCCATACAATGAATCCTTCTCTAGGCCAACGGACGCAGCGCCAGCGACCAAAGCAAACCGAGCCAGGCCGCGGCAGCAAAGGCGCACAGGACACAAATGCATGCTGGGCGCTGAACGAATCACTTTTTTTGTGTGGGTTTTTATGTATTGCAAGCACACATTTTCTTTGTTCTGGCGGCCCATTTTGCGCTGGCGATATCGCGCGTCTGCCCACGCGCAAGATTCAAAAGGGCGCGCCAATACAAGGGCAATAGCGGCCTGCGTATTTGATGCCGTACAGGCGGCCTGTTCTTTTGGTCTTTTGTCCAATCCCTAATCCCTGGATCGTGTTGTTGTCTGAATTTTTATTAATGGGCGAAGCGTAATGACAGGCCGTTGGCGCAGCGCCAGACCACACAATGCCGCTCGTCGTGCGCCGAAAATTTAAGCATAAAAACAGAGACCGCGCCAAAAAAAGAGGCGGCGGCGGCGGCGGCGCGAAAAGGCCCGCACCCGTCGCTCCAAGGAAAAAACAGACATTGTCGACACACCCCAAATGAAAAGCCACACAATGGGGGGAGTGGGAAAAAAAGGGAAATCCCGGCGCTATCGCGCGAGCCACTCGTCTTTTTTTTCCTCACTCTATCTGGATTTTTTCAGGCGTCGTCAGAGGCGACGGAGCCAGAAGTCGGCGCGTGCGGACCGCCCCGGCGCCGCATGAGCCACAAGAAAAAATCATCGTCCTCGTTGTTGTTGCTATCCTCGGCAACGATACGATTGGACCACTCGTCAACGGCAATGGCACAGGCGCCAGAGTCGGCGACGACGTCGCGGCAATGTGTTTGATCGGCGGCACGTTGTCGGTCGTCCGCGGCCCGGCCATCAACAGCGACATGGGTGTGGTCGCCGCCGGACCGGTCGACTTGCATGGCGCCGTCGCGCGGTCCGTATGGTAGCCTCCCCGACGACGACGGACGTGCCGCCTCAAATGCACGCATGAGATCGCCCAGCGGTGCCCCGTGCGGTATGTAGGCCGTCTCGGCGCCCATGTAGATGGAGCACACGAGACCATAGTCGGCGGCGGCGTCTGGATTGGCATTGACACACACGAGGCCGCGCGCGCTGCCGCGTCGCCACCGGGCAACGACGACGTGATCAAACGGATAGGCCGGCGCGGCGGGAAGGCCGCGCGCGGGAGGCCACGAGACGACATCGAGCAGGATCGATTGTCGTTGGCCTTGCTCTCGTTGGTGGTGGTGGTGGGTCATCAGCGGATAGGGATGGTCGACAAAGCATGTGCCCGCCAGGGACGATTCAGGGTCTTGGCGCGGACCACCGGGCCGGTGCACGAGGCACGCCACATCGTCGGGCAGCGCGAGGCGCGTCGGGAGGGACAGCGAACACGCGTGCGGAACCAGCCACCCGCTGCGACCGCGCTGTCCGGCCAGCGAATAGCGCTGCGCATCGACATCACGCCTGAGCAAGGTTTCGGTGTAGGGGTGGGCATCGGGGAGGCGCGCGGCAGCACGCCCGTCTGCATGTGCATAAATCCAATCGCGCATGGTGCCGCGATTGCGCGCTGGAAAGATGTGCGCGTCCGCTCGGTCGATGGCGCGCACTTGGTCCAGAAGATCTGCGCATGCGGGCCGGTACCAGGCGAGATCCCACGCTGCGGGCCGAGCCAGCCGCGGCCATATGCGCGCCAGCGGGCCAAGCGCCTCGATGCGTACCTCTATCCACCGGTGGAGTTCGCCGAGGGCCGACGCCGCGCGCGGTCCACAGCCGTCGCGTTCGACGGCGCGACAGCAGAGCACCGCAAGACTTTCGGGACAATCGCACCGCCGTCGGGTCCGACCCGACGCGTCCGCTCTGTTGTCGGCGTCGCCTTTTTCGTTGCGTATCGTCCCCGGCCGCGTCGGTCGCCTCGCCATCTCTTTTTCGCGTGCGACGAGTTGTCCTTCTTGCTCCTGGCGTTGCTGTTGCTGATGCGGTGGCGTCGCCCTGCAACCGACGTCCGACGCTCCTCTCGTCCCCATGTCCTTTTTTTTACCTCATGAGGGCGGTCGGACGGGTGCGTGCACGCGCGACTCGGCACGCACGACGGCCGCGACGGGCTCTCGCCTCTGCTGTCTGCCGCACGTACGCGCACCCCTCGCACAAAACAAATGCGACCCACACCCCTCCAAAAATGATCCGCGCGCACATCTTTTGACGTTGGTTGCCACACCCTTTCAATCTCTTTTCTTTCGATCATCTCGTGTGTGCGTGTGTCGCCAATGCGGCAACGCGCCAGACAGCAACGTGCGCAATTCAACGGCGCCGAAAGGGCGAGCGACGCCGGGCAATAGCGGGCGGCGGCAAAGGGGCGCCTCGCTGCGCGCGCTGGCAAAAGGGGCGCCGCTGGCGGCAAAGGCAAAGGCGCGCTGCACGTGGATGCAAGATACGCGCGAGAAGCAGCAACAGAAGAAGCAAGACCGGGAGGCGGGCTCATGCGCCCCCGAAGTGTCTGGCTTTTTCGACATGGCGACGCTTCACACGGTGGCCGTGTCTGGGCCAGACCCCGCGCGCACGCCCGTGGAGGCAGCAGAGCCCGCCCCGGCTGCCGATGCTAATCCGCAGCGGGCGCCCAGCGGCGACAGTTTACCTCTTGTGGGCGACGATGTCGACGGTCTAGAAGACGCCTGCGCCGTCGAGGTTGCTGCCGCACACGACAACGACGCGTCCCAAACCAGCGCCGCCGCACCCAGCGGCTACGACATTTTTGCGCGGTTGCGAGTGTGGTCGGCGGCGGGCGCGTCCGCCGAGCGCAGCGTCATCGTCGAGGGCGAAGGGGCACACAACGACGGATGCGACCGCACGGGTGCGACCGCCACGGCCCAAGGCGCACATGAGGCCGCCCAAACGCTGGTTCTTTCCGACCACCGAGCAAATGCCGTCGACGCCGAGCATGCCAATCCGCCTGGCCCTCCCCGCGACCTCGCGACGCCGACCATCGGGACAGTGTCTGACGCAGACGACACAAATGGCGCAACGTCGGGCTTGCCGCCGCCGCCGCCTGCAGACGACCCCGTTGGTGCTGACATTGACCACGGCAACGGCGGTGCCGTCGAGGACGACGCTTGCAATCCCAGCGACCGCCATCGAGATTCCGCCAGCGCCGACGCCGACGCGACGCTTTCGCCGCGCGCATCCAACAAAAGGACAGAGGAACCGGTTCCGCTGGCCGATAATCGCATCGCCCCTCTTGTGCTCGATGGCATCAGCAAAGACGCAGACAGTGCCTTTGAAGAGCCAGGGGGGCGCACACCGGCCGGCGGCATCGACAGAGGCGAAATGAGGATTTCGCCAGTGGCCCCCGTCGGCATGGGTCCCAAACTGTCGTCGCCGCCGCCACCGCAAACAATTCCTGTGCACGCCAGCAGCGCCCCAGTGCCCGTCGCTACCCCGCTCCAAGCGTCCGCTTTGCGTCTGCCGTCGTCTCCACCGCAAGAGCCGCGACGCTGGAGACCGGTCGCCGAAGCGGGCTGGACGACTGCGGCACTAGATAGATTGGACGCGCACGCATCGCGTGCCCTCGCAAGCGATACGGCGCCGGTGCACGTGGTCGTCTTTGCGCACGGCGCTGGTGATTGCGTGCCGGCCTCGATCGAGCGCTTTGGCGCCGACGCGTTGGTGTGGGCCGTGTCGTCGTCGCCCACCGCGCGCACCCTCCAGCGCCACGGGTGCGCTGTGGTCAAGTGGCCGGCGCGCACGGGGCGCTCCGCCGAGAGCGCGCCCCTTTCGGACCTCGTCACCGCGGTGCCGTGGGGACGTGTCAACGTCGTGATCGACATTGGCGCCGAAAGGTCGCCGGCCCTTTGCGCGCGCACCTTGGGCGCGCTCTTGCCGCGACTCGCACGCGGCGCCGTCTACGTGTGCCGCGCCGACTGTCACCAGGGCGCGTTGGGTCTGATGCGGAGCGGCATCGCCAAAACCGTCCACTACCACCCGGACGCCATCATCATCGAGGCCCCAGCCTCTTGATGTGCGTCTTTTTTTCTCTCTTTTCCTTCCTGCCTCTTTTCCTTCGTGGGGATTGCATCTTTTTTTTTATTTTTTTTTTCGCAGATCGCCTCATCGCACAGTTTTTTCGTCCCTGTCGACCGCAATTGCCACAAACGGCCTTTTTGGGCCGCCGCGCGGCGCAGCGCAGCGCACACCCCAACATCCACCGTCGCAGAGATGTGCCCAACGAAAAGAATGATCAAAAAAAAGACCTCTAAAAAAGCGCCATGAAACCGCGGGATGACCAACCTTTTTTTTTTATTTCCTCAAAGCAGACACGACAATGCGGCGCCGAGCCGGCGTCTGCAAAGCCGCCACACCCAGCGCTCGCCAACGGCCAAAACTCTACAGCAGACGGACCGATCTGTTTCCACAAATCACCAATGTTTGGCCGAATGACGGCAGAGAGGGGGTCATTCACCAAGGGGTTCTAGCCACCAGCACGCGCTGGTCGCACAAACAAGACCGGACGGGGGCGAACGGACGATGGAAAAGTGTGCGGTCGCTGTGGCGCCGCCGCAGCGACCGACGAGACACAATCGCCGCCTGTGCGGTGCTTCTCTCTCTGTCTTTTTTTTTGTTACCCGGCGAGTTCGGGTCGACTTTCGCTGCCACCGCCGCCGTCGGCCTGTGCGTCCCAAACAAGAAACCAAAAAGCAAATGCATTTGCGTGCGCACAAACAAAAAGACTGCCCCTGCGTGTGTGTGTGCGTTGGATTTTGCTTTTTTTTTGTTTGTCCAAAGGCGACAACCGAAAATAAACAACGGAAGAAGAGAAAGAAAAAATGGTGCAGGCGGCGGGCGAAAAAAAAAGTGCACACCACAGACGCCTAATCGGCGTCGCGTGCATGCTCCTCCTCGTCGTCGGCGACTGGCGCATCGATGTCGACGTCGCCGTCCATCGAGTCGTCTCGGGCAACGCCCGGCGACGAGGCACCATTGTCGCTGTCCTTTTCCTGCTCGGCAATGTCACCGTTATCATCATTATCATCATCATCGCCGCAACCATTAATGTCGCAGTCCCGTTCGGCGCTCGCGCTGTCTGTCGCGGCACCGAGCGCGCAGACGCTGCTGTAGTCTTCTTGTGCAGTGTCTTTTTCGCACGGTGCGTTCTCACTCGTAATATCGGCGCGCGTGTCGTCGGCTGCTTCGGTCGGGTGCTGATGGTCGTCCGCGGCAGGTCCGACAGCAGTCTCCACCGCGATAGCGTCGGTCGAGTCGGCGTCGCCGTCGGACTCGTGTGTCGACGCTGCATCGGCGCCGGTAGCACCCGCGTTGGTGGGGACTGACCACGCGGGTCCGGCGTCGATGTGGTCGGTGGCGCCGTGCAAGGCCTCGTCGGATCCGTCGTCGCTATCTGAATCGTCATCCAAAAAGTCGTCCTGATCATCGGCGCGCACGTCGTCCTCGTCCTCGTCCTCCAGAGGAGTAATGCGAGCGCGGCCCATGGGATCAAATGGCGCGCCCAGGCCGTTTGTGGGCGCGCCCAGGACGATAAACAGCGAGGGTGTCTCGTGGTCGTACCATCCGCGGCCATCGACCAGGGCTCGCCCGTCGTCTTGGTCGTCGCCCTCGCTTTCGTCGCCGTGGTTCACGAGAAATTGCGTACCGTCGGGCATTGACCACGGGTCGTCGGCGTAGGCAGCACGCATCGCGCCACAATCAGACGCCGTCGCCATACGGTCCTCTAGCACGCGATCGGCCTCGTCGTCATCATCGTCGCTTTGGTCGTCGCTTTGATTTTCACCGGTTTCACAATGTCCCCTGTCGTTGCCGCGCCATTCCCTTCCTTTTTGTGGGCCGTCGATGTCATCCTCATCGTCTTCGTCGTCGTCTTCTTCTTCTTCGTTCGAGGCATGTGAAATGGCGTCGAGCGTGTCCTGCACGCACCGGTCGAGATGGCTCCTTGACACGTGCAACGCGCGACCGCTCTGGCCTTTGACGACCTGCGTGCTGCATCGCTGGTCGCCGTCCTCGTGGTGGTCGCCGTCCTCGACGTCGCTTTCGTCCGACAGTGATCGGTCGTGATCGTCAGACAGTCGATGGCTGCTGTCGTCGGGCAGTGAGGGGCTGTCGCGATCGCTAGACAGACACACGGGACGGTCGGGATCGCCTCTGTGCGTGCCGTCGCGCGTGTCGGCGTGATAATCATCGAATCCGCCATGCGGATCGCCGGCAACGTCAGCGACCTGGTCCTCGACAATGACGCACACATCGCCGTGACATCGCATGCGCGGTGGAGGCACACGCAAAATGGGCGACTCTTCTTGTTGCCGGGGTGCAAGAGTCGGCGGCAGCGGCGGCGCCCGGATCGCGCCGGCTTGCGGCAGAATCACGCGCGCTGGCTGCGCCACAGGGACGGCACTCGGTACCGGTTGCATGGGTGGCGGTTGCCTCGGCGACTCTTCCCGCCGATGCGCTCGCGGGTCAAGGGCGTGGCTGCCGGCCCAGCGTTCTTGCGCGCCCACAGGCCCGTCTGCCGGATCACATTGTTGCTGTTGCTGCTGTCGTGGCTGCAAAGGTTGCGTCTGCACCGGCGGATAGGTTGGTCGCGGCGCCGCGCCCGTCGGTAGACGTGGAGCATGTGCCGGCATGCCCTGTTGGATATGGGGCGGATACGACGTCGGCTGTGCGGGCGCAAATTGCGGCGGTGGCGCCGCAGACGCAGGGCCGTGCGGTCGCGGGGGCGGTTGTACACTTGACGACGACGGTGCCTCGCGCAATTCGGAATGTTGCGGCGCGGGTGCGTGGACGCGCATGGCACTGGCGGCGACGGCCACCGACCGATTGATGTAGGGCGCACAGGCGGTCGTGACGGCGCCCGGATTGGCTTCGACCCACTGGCCAAAGGCCGTGTGCAGGTCGTCGGGCGTCACCTGATGGCGCACCTCGGCCACGGTGCGCTTGACGACCCGCTCCACGTTGGCCAATCGCCGCACAAAGTAGATCACCACCATGACGAGCACGACCGCCAGGAGCGTTATCATGGCCATCGCGCCGACCATGTTTGGGGCGCGTGCACGCGGTGCGGCCGGCGCACGCCGACGGCGCTTCTTGGCAACGCTGGCCGTGGGGCCGTGATTGGCGTCTGAACCCATGGCGCGGTGCTAGAGAGCGTTTCCTCTTGTGGGGCCACTCCCTACTTGTTGTTGTTGTCGTTGTCGCCGTGGGAGTGCGATCGCCGGCGCGGGCTGCCGACTGCCTCGCTTCTTTTTTTTTTCTCCCTCCTCCTCCTCCTCACCGCCGCCGGGTTGTGTCGTACGGGGGCGCGCTCCGGTGTGGGCGCGGGCGTCGTCGGACCACGCTTGTTTTTTCCCTCTCGCGGTCCGTCTTTTTTTCCCGGCGATGACGCGGACTCGTGGCGCGCGCGCTCGGTCTGGTGCTGTGCGTGGCCGCCGGCCTGCCATGCATCCTCTTCTTTTTTTTTGGTGGACTTTGCCTCGCCTCTGTGGCTTTGTCTCGCTGCTCTGCGGCCGCTGCCCTCTGGTGCGCGCGCGCGCGCACCTGCCCCGTCGCCGGAAAAAAAATGCGCACAAACACAAAGAAAATCGACAACGCCGAGGTCCGAGTCTCGGACCGCACGAGGGCAAAAAGACGCCGAGGCCCTGCTTTTTTTTCTTTCCTTTTTTTTATTGTTGTTTGCTGTTGCCAAAGAAAATGACGGCGGACAGGACCGCGCAAAAGAAAAGGGGGAAAGGAGAGAGGACCAGAAAGGGCGGGAGGTCGGTGCGCTCTTTGCGTGCGCCCCCATCGCCCCCCTCTTATGACATTGGAGCCGCGACAATGATGGCGGGCGGAGGGATGGGCGCCTCACCGGCGTCGATCCCGACAATGCGCGACGCCTCCGTGTCGATGGGAGCGCCGGTTGCGGCCACGACGCCATAGGCCGCGCGCACCAGGTCCAGGACGCGACCAGAGTCGGCGTCGGCGAGAGGCACCGGAAGACGCACGGTGACGACCACCGCCGAGCCGTCGCGGTTGGGTCCGACGCTCGCCGCAGCGCCGGGATAAATAGCGCGCGCAGCATTTGCGATTTCGTCGATCGCGGCGGGCACGTTGGGCGGCGCGGTGCGCGTCACTAGTGCATCCCCCAGGGCGATGGCTTTGTCCGGCGCGGCCGACTCGTAGGCCGCCACGACGCCGCACAGCCGATCGTCGCCCAGACAAAACACGTCGCGCACGCCTACGCGTCGCGCACCGTGGCCGGTTGTGGCTCGATCCCAGGCAAGGACGGCGAGAGCACCCGCCTGATCGAGCGCGCCGGGCGCACGGGGCGCGACGACCGCCGTAACCCACCGTTCAACACCGGGATCCATGCGCGCGGCCAATTGAGGCGGCAGCGTCGGATCGCGCTCGTCGCGAGGCCGCTGGACCTGGAAGACGGCCGTCTCGGGCCGATCCAGCGCCGAGACGTCCTTTGCCAGGGCCCACGCCAGGACGGCGTCCATGACGGCCTCGTCGGCGTCAAAGCCGACAAGCGACGCGTCGGCATCGGCGTCTTCGGGCGTCGCATAGGGTCCGACCACGCCCCGCGCCTCGGCCAACAGATCCGGCGGTCCGAGCGGGGCCGACTCGCCCGCTGCCACCACGCGGTACCAATAGGCGGCGTCAAAGGGTTCGATTCGGCGGCGCGCACTGCCAGTCGGCTCCTGCAGGTAGGCGGCCAGATCTTCGAGATGGAGTGCGCGATTCGCGGCCGCCTCTGCGTCGCCGGCACCGATGCGCGCCGCCGTACCGTCGCGAATGCTGTCGGCGAGGGCGCGCGCACGTCGGGCCTCGCGGCGCACGGTTTGAAGGTCGACGGCGCGGGCCAACACGGTCGGTGCGACGACCTGGATGTAGGTGTCGACGGTCCACGGTTCGGATTCATATTGTTGGCGCTCTCCTCCTTGCGGGGGGGCATGAGGGGTCGCGGGCGAGACGGGCCCGCTCGGGCCGGCGTCTCTGTTGGCCGAGGCGCGCGGCGACGCAGTCTGCAGGTACTCGACGGTCTGGGGCGACATCGGCGGCTGTTGCTGCTGCTGCGCGGCAGTCGCCAGCGCTGCCGCGAGGTTCCACCCTCGTGCGCCGGAAGACGGTGAGCGGGCCAAAGGCGCGGGTGGCTCCTCGTCCAAAAGGGCCGCCAGCAAGAGGTCGTCCTCTGCGGCAGATGGCGGTCGGGCGAGGCCGGGCCCCGATAAAGGGGCGCGCCGCCGGCGCTTGATCAATGGCTCCTGTTCCTCCTCCTCCTCGTCCTCCTGCTCCTCCTCTGTTTGTAGTTTGAATGGCATTTTTTGTTGTTGCTGTTGTTGCGCGACTGGACGCACAAACGGCGGGAACAGAGGCGCCTGGACGGCGGATGGACCAAGAGGGAGACGGCTCGACGGGGCGCTCCAGGCCGGACGCATGGATGGGCCAACGGGCGCAGTCGCGGGCCTTTCAGCGGGCGGGCGGCGCCCCAGGAACGACGCCACGGCCCGCCGGATGCCAACTGGTAGGCGCCGCGGTGCGGCCGGCTGCTGTGTAGAAAGACGCGAGGGCTGCTGTGGCGCCGCGACCGCAGAGGCCGGCATCGCTCGCGGCGGTGCCGGTGATGCTCTGCGCGCGGGATCGGCCTCGTTGAACCGCTGGTTGAGGCGTGCGAGGGCCGCGCGCGCGTCTGCCTCTACGCCGCGCGCATATTCGAGCACGCCCTCGGTGAGCGCAGCCCTGGCGCCGCGCATGTCAAAGCGGTCGACGGCGCTGCGTGCGGCATCGGCCGCGGCGCGACCAATGACCGGTGCGCGCGTGACGGGGTCGACCAGGCCGATGGCGGAAGAGACAGACGACGCGTTGATGGTGGCCGACGGGTGGATGGCATCGGCCAGACTCACGAGGAACTGGTAGCGCGGCAAGAGGCGCGCCTCGTCGCGTGGCCACTCTGTGTCGACATAGGGCACGTCGGGCGCGCCGCGGGCCCCGACCAAGGCGCGTGGCTGCGCGGCGTCGCTAAAGATGGCCGGTAGCGACACCTCGACGACATCGGTCAAGGCTGCAAAAGGGTCGGCCGGCACGGTGGACATGAAGGCGGCGCACGTCGACGGCCTCGCTCCGAAAGAAAAAAAAAGAGAAAAAAAAGCGATACGACGCGGACAAATGGGGCAGAGGCGGAAAAGAGGGCGGGGTCGTCGGCGGCGATGACTTTGTTCTCTGAGACGACCCTCGCGGTCCCTTGTGGCTCCACGCGGGCAGGCGCGATTGTGCCGCCGTCCTCTCATTCGCGCACACTCCCCAGCCGCCCCAATGGCCGGTCCGTTTTCTCTTTTTTTCCTTTCCTAAATTCTTGATGACATTTTTTTACTTGGAGCACGCTTCTTTCTTTTTTTTTTTTGGATATCGATCCGTGTGTGCCTGGTGTCGGTCGGGTGTGCCTTGTGCTTGCGGATCGGCTAGCCGATCGGCTAATCCACATCAAATTGTTCCATAAAAAATCATATAAAACAAACAATCCGTCTTAAATCCAGGATCTTAGTCGTCGGTTAACCGATCCGCAAGCGCTGGGTGTGCCTATTGCTCCCACTTTTTTTTGCAGTCTCGTCGCGCGGCGGCGCGCCGTTGAGGTCGCACTCGCTCACGCGCCACCTCTGCCGTCGGCCGGACCACGACCGCAGCGACAAAAGGGAGAGAACCGACGCGCGCTCCTAAAAGGCGAGCCCCCTCTTTTTTCGTTCTTTTTTTTTTTGGAATAGCGCAAACTGTTTGCTGGGGGTTTATTTTTTCCCGAGAGCGCCGCGGGCACAAAGGGTCGCTGGCCGGCGGGCATCACCGCTCGGCGATGCGGCGCACGACGGCAACGATTTCGTGCGCCCCTCCAAACACGACGCATTCCAAAAGAGACGGCCTTGGCGTCTTGTCGTGTCGGCACCGTTGCGATCCGCGGTGACGCCTGGTGCGCGCGGGGAGAGCGTCGAATACACCGTTCCACAGGATCGTGTCGGTGGCAACGTGGCGCATGGACAACCGGCGGCACTGCCGTGGGCCCTGACGCGGTCCAAAGACAATGTCCAGTCCGTGCGCGGCCACCAGATGGCCAACAAGGGCCCGCTGTTCCTCGTGCGCCGGTGGGTGGCCCGGCGCCGCCTTTTGGCCGCGATCGGCGCACCTCTGCGTGCTGGCGAGCATGACGGCGACGGCATCGATGCCCGCCTGGTCCTCACGCGCGAGGAGGGCATCGACCGCGAGGCGATTAGCCGTTTTTTCTGCGTCATGGGCGAGGCGGTATCCCACACGGTGCCAGAGTGGCCGTAGGCGGCACCACCGACCCATGCCAAGGGCGACATAAAGCGCCAGGACAAACACGACGCACGCCAGACTCCACTCTGCCGCGTCCGCACGCGCCAGGCTACGCGGCAGCACAAAGGTTGACTCGATGGCAGCGATCGAAAAGAAGACGAGGCCGATGCCGACCAACTGCGCCACCAGGACGGAGGTGCTTTGGCCCACCTCCAACATCTGTCTGCGCCTGTGGCTTGTAGTGTCGGCAAGGTGACCCACCTCGTGGTACAGGAGCGCGAGCGCGTTGGGCATGTAGAGGCGCATTCCTGGCGGATGGCGCACGCGGACGAGACGCTCGTTGAAATGAGCCACACCGTGGACACACCCCGACGCAATACGGTTGCACTCGACGACGTCGACGCAGAGAGTGGCGCGTGATACGCCCATGTGCACCGCGGCCTGGTCGACGGCGTCGTAGACGGCGTCGGCCGTGACGATGTGCGCCCGCCGACGTCGGGCCGCGCCCGCCGAAAGGCTGTCCGAGGCGGCGGCGTTGCGCTTTTTCTTTGGTGCCATGGTCGCAAAGCCCGATGCAGAGAGCCTCTCCTTTTGGTTTCCTCGCTCTTGGCCGGTGAATGCGCAGGAATGGCGCGCTCAAACAATCCCCGTGCACAAAAAAGATGCCAAAGAGGGTCGGGGCAGGGCGTCGACGACAGCCGGTCGGCAGGTCGTGTGCTCTTTTTTTTTCTTTGCGCATGGCCGGCAGCGCGGTAGGCGCTGGACCAACCAGAGGGAACTCGATGTTTTTCTTTTTTTTGCCCGCTTTTGTCCTTTTTTCTATCTCGTCTCCCCCCCCCCCCTCGCAAAGCAAAAGAACCAGGGAGTCGGTTACTGGGTCCCCATTTTTTTTTGCGGCAGCCAAGCCGAGACCGCGCGCCCATGCAGCAACAGACAAGCGAGCGCGGGCGCGACAGGTCGACAGGACACCACGATCGGCACATCCTGCAAGCGAACGGACGGCAAATCGACTTTTTTTTGTTGCCGTCTTTGTCGAAGGCGCATGTTGTTGGGCGTCCTTTTGTTTTCCGTGCGCGCACTGCAATGTGTTGCGCTTGCACGGCGCGCCGCCGACGCGATCAAAGGGCCTGTTTTGGAACACGCGCCGGGTCGTGTTTGGCCGGTCTCGTCGGCAACAGTGTGACGCTTCCAGGGTTTAGCCCTTTTCTTTTAGCCCAGCGCGCCCGCGCCCGCCAATCTTTTGTGTCGCGGCCTGTGCGCGCCGGGGGCCATTGCCGCGATGCGTATTGTCGCTGGCCCCCGCGGGGTCGTGGGCTCCGCCGGTCGATTGGCGCGCACGCCAGAGGAAAAGCACGGTCCGTCCGCTTTGTCGTCCCGTGCCACCGTCGCCGTCTTGTTTGCGCGCCGTGCGTTGGCTTGCGAGTTTGAGAGCACACCCCTAAAAAAAAGAAAAGAAGAAAAAGGAAGGAAAAAAAAAGAGTGGCACGGTCCCCCTTTGGTGGCCACGAGAAGAAAAAAAAGCGAGAGGGACAAAACAGAGGACCGCCGAGGAAAGCAATTGCCTGTTGCGATCGGCACACGGGACCGTCCGCCATGTCGCTCGCCAACGCCTTTAGCGCCGCCGCCTCCACCAGGAGAGGCGCCGGCACCAGCGCCAGACGGTCGTCGCGGCGTCGCGAGCCAGCGCCCCTCTACCCACAAGTCGATGATGTTGACGCGCGGGACCTGGACGCGCTTGCCTACGTCGACGAGTTGAACGATAATGGCCAAGAGGACGACGGCAGCGGGTCGGCCGGAAGCGACATCGAGGGCAGTGACGACGACAACGGCGATCAGGGGCCGAGGCGCCGCGCCGCCAGGCCACGCGGGCCTCGTGCCTCCTTTCTGTCGCTCGTGTCGCCTGCACCGTCGGCCCGCCGATCGGCCGCGCGGCGCATGGAGCAACGCCATCCGTACGTGCGCCGCTATGCCGGCACGCGCCTGCAGAGCGAGACCCCCAAGTACGCCTTTACCTACCGGTCGGGCATGACCGACGAGCCACAGTACATGAGCACGGGCATGATCCGCGGCACCATCGCCACGATGCCGCTGTCCGAACTGCGCCTCGCCGTAGCCTACATGCTCGAACATGCTGACCCCGACGGCCGGCGGCCGACCATGCTCGGACGTCCGGCCAACTTTGAGCGCTTTGAAGAGTTGCGTGAGCCGTCGGGCGGGCGCGAAATCCTGCTGCACGAGATCTTCAAGGAGGACGACGACGTACTCGTCGACCTCTATCTCATCGCCGGCCGCGTGAGCCATCGCGGCGCGCGTGCGCGCGCGGTCGGCCAGCGCGCATCCGACATGCTGGGCGGCGCCGTGTCGTCGTCGTCGGCGCTTAACGCCGCCAACGACATCCCCTACGAGCGCATGCGCCGGCCGGCCAACTTTCGGCCGGCGCTCACCCGGCCCGAGTACCGCGTGATCAATCCCGGGTCGCTCGTACCGGTGCTGGCCAACATCGCCGGCGCGGGTGACGACCCCGTGGTCCTCACCACACAGCCGGCGCGCTCTGTCGAGGGACGCCTCGACGGCAATCCGCGCGTGCTCCAGGGCGTATGCGACACCTACATGGACCGCTGGTTTGCCCGTACGGCCAACGAGGCCGCGCGATCGGGCCTTCCCGAATTGGCCCCGTACAGCGTGCTGCGCGGCGAGTTGGCCGGCATCCGTCGGTCCATGTGTCCCGTGGACCCCGCGATGGTCAAGCGCGTCGTCGGGCACCTGGCCAACGGTGAGCCGGCCGACACCGTCGACCCGCCCGACGAGGAGACCACCGACGCTCTCTTGCAAAATGGATTTACGCGCGAGGACATTGACCGCGTGTGGGGAGGCCGCGGCGCCGGCGATGCCGCGTCAGCATAGACGCACCCTGCGGCGGGCCGCCCGTCGTCTCGCCTATTGCCGCCGTGTTTGCGTTGTCGCCTCCCTTTTTCTTTTTGCCGCCTCGTCAGGCGCTCTTGCCGGCGACTTGGCCATTGCGCGCGCATCACAGCAACGCCCATCCGCACCCACGCAAAAAAAACAGAGGACCAAAAAAACAAAAAAAAGCAACGGCCAACAGAGACCCTTTTGGAGGTCGCATTGTCTTTTTTTCCTATTGTGTGTGCTGTAGTGTAGTATATGCCTCACAGAGGCGGTTCTTCTCCAACGTGACCGGGGAGGTCTGGCGAGGTCGTCTTGGGTCTCTTGCGAGGCCTCTCGGGGTCGTCGTCAATCGGTGTCGACGTATTCGAGCCAACGACGCCAACACCACTGGACAACGACACCCGAAATGCATTGTTGTCGTCGTCATCGTGGTCGTCGCACAACCGCCTATCAACGGCGGCAATACAAGGTACGGGCGGGGAGACGCACAATGGGGCACCTGCAGTCCCGCTCGACGAGCGCCACGTCGTCGTTGTTGTTGTTATTGTCGCAAAAGGCCCACAAACCCACGCGCACGTCGGGCATTGCCGCGTGCAGGGACACGGGGGTGCCTAGGTCCCATGTGGTCGACGACAGAATGCACGTCAGATCAAAGGACCGTTGGCGCTCCGGACGGCGATGCCAACGAGTTTATCGACGTCGGGGCGGCAGCGCTCGACGACGCGATACTCGGGCGCGACAAGATGTGCCAGAGCACGTCGACACGGTCGGCGTTGATCGCTGCCTCGGCGGCACGCATGCTATGCACCCGCGAGTCTTGTTTTGCATGGCGGGTCCCGCGCGCAGCATCGCCGCCGAGGTGGTCGCCATTGAAATGGCCATCATCGAAATCATACTCTATCTCGCAACAAAAAAAAAGAAGAGACGCACCGACAATGCCCTGTGTGGACGACCATGTTGGTTGCCCCTAACGGCGGGCAACGGCTAGACGAACGGCTAAAAAATCGAGGATGAATCATGGCACAATAGGGACGTCGACAGTGTAATCCGCGTGTTTTAGCCGATCGGCTGGCCGTTGCCCAGCACTAGTTGCCCCCTTCCGCAAAGAAAACAGAGACTGGCTGAAAAAGGGAAAAGAAAATGGCCGGTTTTGCATCACGTCCATCTGCAAAAGGGAGCCCCTTGCAGACGACCGCCTTTTTTGCCCCTCCCCCTCCCCCCTCAAGCCGGGACAACGCGGCATGTCGGCGCCAACAAAAACACGACAAGACCAACAATAACTGCGGTAATAGAAAAAAAAAAGACGGACGCAGAGCAACATACACCGACCCTTTACGCGCAGCCCACAATACACCGCAGTGGTCGCCGTGGACGACGTTGCATATAAACGTGAAATTTGTAGGAGAGCGGCGGGCGCATGCGGCACGCGGTCGCGCCCTCGACGACAGCCAAGGGGGGGGGGAGGGGCGGCGCGCAAGAGGCGGCTCATGACGCTGTTGCATGTCCAGGCGGCTGCCGGTGCTAGAGCCGACGGGCCAGCAAAGAGACGCGAGGCCATGTGCGTGGCGGCGAGGTTACGCGGGTGGTCAATAGTCAACGCGGTATCCTGCAGCAACTCGACTAGCAGCCGATCGAGCGTGCATGTGCCGGCGCCGTCCTGTCGCGAGGTCGGTCAGCGCGCCATTTTTTTCGTCACAATCACGCTCTGGTTTGGCGTGCGTATTTTTCTCCTTTTTCCTCCTCTTTTTTCTCTTCCTTTTCCTCATGGCGACCCAAACCCACGGGCGCCCAGGGCCCTCATCGAGGATCTGACAGTCGGTGCGCTATTTTTCATCTGCCTCGCCAACCCCCCTCCGCCATTGTCCACAGCGTCCGTCGGGATCACACGGACTGGCGCATTGCCGGCGATCAAAACATGACGAGATTGGGCCGAGCACTTCTTTGTGCTCCCTCTTTAGCAGACCCAGAGAGTCGACGACGAGAAAACCTTTTTTTTTTTGAAAAAAAACAAAAGGGTGCGCGGATCGAGTGGTCCCTGCGGCAGTCGAGCGAGTGTCGAAAAAAAAAGAGAGAGAAAAACAGAAAGAGAAAAAAAAAGAATAGTCGCCTGTGTGCGGTCGCCGAGGTCGAAAAAAAAGGCAGCGAGCACGTCCTCTGCATTGTGTCCATTGTTTCTTTTTTCGCAGACAGCGGGGCATGCTGGCGCGACCCCGAGGCCCGCGTCGCCACGCGACCATAGCGCATCCGACGCGCACTAGACAAGGCTGCAGCGTCATCGTCCTCTGGCTCTCCCTTGGACCGTCGCCCACAAAAAAAAAGACTATTTTTTTTTCGCAACAAAGAGGCCCGTCCGCTCCGCAGGACAAGAACCAGGGGGAAAGCAAAGAAACAAGGATGGGCAAAAAGCGAACCAAGCACGTCGCCAAGCCCGACAGCATGGCATGCGAGAATGCCGACGCGACCGTGGTCGTCGTCGAGACGTCGCGCACGCGAAAAGTGCCGGCGGCGTGTGTGCCGGCACAGACGCCTCCCGACGCGCCCGTCGATCAGGTGATCACGCTGGACACCTTTCCGTCGGGCACCATCCCCATCGTGCCGGCGCCCGTGGTGCCCTGCGTGCGCCCCCTCCCGTCGCCGGTCGCAACACAGGCGCTCGTCGGTCCGTGCTGCCCGGTCGTGCCGCCGGCGCCGGCACCGCTCAACTTTTACTATTATTTCACCGTGCCGGGCGTGATCACGGCCGACGATGGGGTGGTCACGCCGGCCGGCCCGACCGGCGGAGTGAGGATCACGTCGCAGCCGTTTACGCAAAGTATCCCGCCGGTGGGGGTCGACGGTCCGGTGCCCACGGGCACGCTGGACCACCCCAAGTTTCTCGTACTGAGCGAGTGCGCATTTCCCATCGCCGGGCCGCCCGACGTCGAGACCTACTTTGAGATCGAGGCGGCGGCACTCACGCAGGGCACGCAAAACAACCCGTTTGGCGCGCCCTTTGTCACCGATCCCTACGACGATCTACGACTGGCGGCGTCGGCCCTCGTCACCATCGACCTGGCCACCTTTATGGTGGCCGACATGTTTCTCACCAACGGCGGCGTCTACGCGCTCTACGAACGGCTGGAGAACGGTCGGACGCCGGGCAACAACTATGCCTCGTTTACCGACGCCGTCAAGGTGGCGACGCGCGATCGCGTCAATCCGGCCAACGACGTGGTCAACGTCGGCATCGGGTGGACGTCGCAAGCCATTCGGTGGTACGTCAACCGGCGCGAGGTGCGCCGCGTCGACCGCATCGGCTTTCGCGCGCCCAACTACCCGCAGGTGGTGCTCATCGACCGCGGCGGCCAGGACCAGTTGGTGGTGCCGCAGTCGGTTTCGGTCGGTTTGGGCACCTTTACCCTCCTCGACGCCTTTCGGCCCAACAACTTTGCCGGCACCTACGTGCCCGGCCTCACCTTTAACAACCCGCTGGTCCTACTGTCGTCCATACCGAACCTCTACCGCAATCCGTTCGAGGTGGACCCGGTCACGGGCGAGTATGTGCCGCTCGACCCGGGCGACTTTGTCGATCCACTCGACCTCTCGACCAGCCGCATCTTTGGCCAGGGGGCCACGTTGATCGTGCGCTATCTGTTGGCCGCCCTCCGCTCCGTGCCCAAATCAATCTAGTACATGCCACAGCGGCCTGTTTTTTTTCTTTTTTTTTTGTGCGTACGTGCGACCACCTGCCTGCGGCCGCCGACATGGATTCGGTCTCGACGCGAGCAAGTCTTTGTCTTGACAGCGACAAAATGATACGCTTGGAAAAAAACAAGACAATAAAAAAAAGAGTAAAAACACCAGAGCGCGCACGCGCGCAAAGGAGGAGTGCCGCCCGCCAAAGCCAATCAGCGATCAACGTCAATGAGGCCAAAGCCGAGAGCGCTGCGCGCGCAAGGTCGGGCAGTGTCTGTCTGTGCTCTCTTTTTTTTTCCCACCATCGCGACAGAGCCGTAGATCAGGGCGTATTTGCGCCACCAAACCCAAAAGACGCCGAGGAGACACCCTGGCAACAATGGACACCTCGCCGCCGACAAGGGAACAAGAGGCGGACGCCCGCGCCCATGATGCGTCCACGCAACACGACCAACCCACCACGCCCAAAGACCGCAACGTTCACGATCCCTCGATGCCCACCGACGCCCAAGACGGCAAGCCCCCCAAGACGGCGCCGCGGGCGTGCGACGACAGGATCAAGGCCCAAAAGGACAAAAACGAAAGGGCAGCCCGCGGCTACCTCCAGTGCGCACAAAAGGCGCGCGACCGCCAACGCCAAAAAGAGACCGACGGAACCCTTGCGCCGGTCAGGGCGTGGAGGCGTCTCACGGGCACCGAGTCGGCCGACAGCGCGCGATGGCGTCGTGAGGCAGCGACTGACGAGGCCGCGTGCGCCAGGCGCGCCACCGGCGTGTGGGCGTCTTATTCGACACCCAAAGACGGCGACGACTATGGTCTCGGGCCAGCACCCGATACGGCAACCAAGAATGCGCATCGCAGCGAGCGGTACGAGAGATTCGTCCGTGCGCTCGACCGCGACAGTGCACTCGACCCCCTGGTCAACCGCGCGGTCATTGAACGGTACCCATGGTGTGTCGACATGCACCTCAACGCCGAAGAAGATGACATGCGTCGAATCGAGACTGCCCGTGGACGTCTATGGAGTCTTGTCAACTTTGAGGAACTGCCGGTCGTGACGACGACCAAGGGATGGACAGACTTTAACGTGGGCGTATGCATTTCCGACCACGCCTGGAGGGACTACCTCGCAGGCGTGTATTACTAGGTGTCAGGTCCCTCGCCACCACCGGCCGCGATGGGCAGCAGCAAGTGAAAAGAGGAGGAAAAAAAAAAGAAAAACAATATGCCAAGGCATTTTTCACACCGCCCATATCTTTTTCTCTGTTTGGACTTGTTTGTGGCGGGCGCGCCTCTGATGCCATTCAAGAAGAGGAGGAAAAAAGACGGCGCCCCGGCAGACGGCCTTTTTTTGCCGGGCCTTGCATCCAGGTCGCTCGGTACAAGGGCATATGTTAAATTTTTCTTTTTGTGCGGGCACCGAGTTGTCGGGCGTCGGCAGCCGTGCCCATCGACGCCACTGCGACCACGAAAAAGTCGCCACGCACGACAAACTCCAACAAAAAACCGGCCCAATAGACGCGCTCCATTTTTTCGCGCTATTCATGAGGTATTGAAAAAAAAATAAACGGGGTGCTGTCGCACGGCGCGGCCTGCCGGCGGCCATCGTTGGGGCGCAAATACGTGAGCGCGCCAAATAACGCGCCCACAGGCAAGCCGCCAATTCGTACAAACAACAAAAAGATATCCTCGCAACAATGGCCGACGATGAAAGGATCAAGGAGGGCGAGGCGGCGTGGTCGGCCCGCTTGGCCCAAGACTATGCCGAGTGCGTCATAGAGAGTCGCCGACGAACCCAAAAACACTATCGCGACGCCGACAAAAGGGCGACGTTGCTGGATCGGTTCTTTGACGCCATCACACCGTCCCATCTTGGTGTCGACTCGATCGCCCATTGGCGCAAGTTTGAGGGGCGCCGTTGCTACAATGACTATGTGTGGTGCATGGGAATGTCGCATGGCATCTCGCAGATCACGCCAAGGCCGCCCATCCATTGATCCTCTTATTTCTCTTTCGACGTTGTGCCTTTTGTTTTTATTTTTTTATTTTTGCCGCCACCGCCCTCTTTTTTCGTGCGTGCTTGCTCTTTTTTCGTGCATAACAAAAAAAAAGAATGCAATCGGTTCAAAAAACTTGCGAGAAAAGGAGCCCGTCGTCAAGAGAAAAACCCTCACGAGAAAAAAGGGCAATGGAATCGTATTTGGTGGCGGCGCTGTGCATCGTCGGCGCCGGCGATGCTGGTCGGTGGGTGCACGTAAAAGCCGCCAAACAAAAAAACAACCTGCCTTTCGGCACAAAGAAGAAATAAAGCACCCCTAGGACACAGGACGGACGACACGAGCACAACAACAAAAAAAAGACGCAAGCAAAAGGGGCGAGGGAAAAAGAGGAAACCCTTGCGCAAAGAAAATGGTTGGATTCAAATAGGCGCGCTCCGCAAAGCGACGGCAAATCACCGTAGGGCCAGGGTCGCTGGGCCAATCGTACACTTGGTCGCTGTCGGGTCTGGTCGCCTACTGAAATCGTCACAACCGCACCGGGCGACTTGCGCGCGCACACATACGCCTGTCCATTTTTTTTTCTTTGACATTGATTTATTTGCGACGATGGCAAGCGCAACCTCGACAGCGATCGCGGCGGGCGCAGAAACCTCATCCGTGGCGTTTGTCGTGCTCGTCGAGGGCGCGTGCGCGCGCGCCCTCACAGGGCTCATGGTGGCCATCAAGCACGCGGACGCGCTGGTCACCGTCCATCCCGACGGTCGCATTGTCCTTTCAGGGGGGCGCCGCCAAATCTTCAACGACATGCGCTGGTGGTGCAGCGTGCGCGCGCGTCACCAAGGCCCACCGATTCATGCGCCCCTCTCCTTTGTCGTCAACATCAACGAACTAGGTCGGTGGTTCGGTTCGCCCCTCGCGACCAGCCCCGACCTCGTGCTGCGCTATCCCGCGTCGCCAGGGCGTACCGAGGTTGGGTTCGAGTCGTGGCAGAGAGGAGTGCGCCACGCGGCCACCCTCGTGGGCATTTCGCGCGCCGCCATAGATCACGACAACGCGGCCTTTTTTGCCGACGCGGCTCTGCCCTCTGCGGACCACGTCGTCGCTGCGCCGCCGAGCATGCGTTCTCAACTCGCGTACACTTCCTACCGTGCGGATTGGATCTTTGTCTATCCAGAGGCAATCATCGTCAACCCCGCTACCGCCGCCAACGCAAGTGCGACCGACGACGCCGCCCTATGGCCTAGTCGCTGGGTTATGGCCGCCCAGCGCGAAAGCGATGATTTCATGCTCTTTCGCGACCACGGCGCACGCGCCTTGGACGCACCCACTCTCGACAGCGTCAACAGTGACGTCAGACACACGGGGCAGCCCGTTGGGTGTGGCCCGCGCAAGCGACGCCGGCGCCGACGACACCGTGCGACAGGATGTGATACATACGCGCGCGCGCTCTTGACACTCCCCGCCGAACTGCGCTACGCCATCGTTGAACTGCTCGTGCGCGCATGGATGCCGACCGTCGCCGCCACGTCGTGCCTCGCCGACCTCACCTCGTGGATGTCTACTCAAGCGCCCGTCGGCCAAATTTGGGGAGACTTTAGGCGCGCGTGCCGAAAGGTGTATGCCGAGCGCGCCGCCGCTTACACTGTGCGTTGGCGCATTGGACCCGCGCTGCAACTGCACAGGAGCGACCTTTCGTCCTTGCACGCTTGTTCCAACGTATTTAGGCTCAACGCCATGGCCAAGTCGCCTGATCTGTGGCCGGAGCCGCGGCTGAGCCTCTGGCGTCCCGGAGCGCGGCCCGTCTTCTCGGTCGCCGGCGAGTCGCACGCAAAGGCCGGTCGCGACTCGCGCTTTTGCTTTCACGTGGCATACACTGCCAAATCCACCTAGAGCAGACCTTTGGGCTCGTCGTCAAACCTGTATCGCGGCACTTTTTTAGGCATGAAAAAAAAAAGAAATGGAACCAGCGCGCCCAGGGCCGCCACTCATTTCAACCCACGACAAATGACCAGTCCTTTCCCCATCTGTCGATGCACGGCCCCGGCCTTTAATGCGTGGCTGCGCTTGGGTGGTGGACAGTCGGCTGATGACGTCGACAGATGTCGACTTGACGTCACACGCGCGCGCGATTGCACACAGATCGACAGGCCGGCGCGTCCAAGGAGTGGCGATCAATGCAGACAGCAGACATGCGTCGGTCGCCAATTGCGTGCGCAACATTTTTTATCTTTTTTTTTTTTAAAAATTGCGGCATTCAAAATCCAAATGTTGGCATACGGCGGCCAAAGTCGGCGACTCAGATGCGGCGCCACACGGCGTCCCCTTTGTCTCCTCTTTCTTTTTGGGCTTTGCCTGGCGCGGCAGCGTCGATCGCGGCGCCCCGAGACATTGGCCCTGGGAAAAGGAGAAAGAGAGCCCAAACCGTGGGAAAGAGGGCCCGCCAAAGTTGTGACAAAAAAAATTACCCATACTGCCGACGACAGGGTCCATACGAAATCACAAAAGAGAACAAGACAACTACAAAGAGACGGCGACAAGAAAACAAAGAAAAAAAAGCGGGAAAAGCGATGGATGGGGAGTGGTGGCGCGGCGTCTCGCTGCCTCACGAGACGCTGACAGCGGCGGACGAACACGGGTCGCTGGCCAGGGTCGACGCCGCGGCCGCCCTGGCCGAGCGCGGTCTCGTCCTCCCCGACCACTTTGACGGACGCCGCAAGTGGCGCCGGCTGCTGTCGCCTCTGGCAAAGGGCCCTGTATCGGCCCAGGACGAGTGTGCGCGCGCCCTGGCCGACCGCGTGGCCATCGTGTCGCGCGGCACCGTGGTTCTAGACCTCTTGGCGCCCCATCCCAACGAGATCGAGCCGCGCGGCGGCGCCCACCCGCCCAGCCTCGTCGCCCTCCACCGCGATCAATATGTGTGGGGGGCGCGCCAACCCAAACAGCCCCCCGATGCCGCTCGACATGTTAAATCGATCACCTACTATCGACCGGCGCCTCCCGACAATGTCGACGGCGGCAATGATTGGTGGCGTCAACAAACCGTCGGCACCTTCAACAGCGTCGGACAGCGCGATCATTTGAGCGACGCCGTATGTGCCGAGATCTACCTGCGCGGTCCCGTCACCACGGCCATCGATGTCTACGAGGATTTGGCGTGGCCCGAGGCCTATCCGGCGAGTTGGACCGGCGGCATTTATACACATCGCCCTGATGCCCAGTCACATCATGTGACGTCGCCCGGCCGCTTGGGCGCCACCGTCGTGAGCCTCGTCGGGTGGAGCACCGATTCAACCGGCCGCCGGTACTATTTGGCCCGTGGCGGACCTGCCGCCCGACTGTCACCGCACGATGGCGTGTTTTGTATGTGGGCGCGCCAGTGCGGCGTCGAAGAGCACGCCGTCGCCGCCCTTCCGGATCTGTGGGGCCTGCGCCTGCCGGCGCGATTCCTGCACGACGCTGCACCGGGCGACGCCGTGCCTGGTGCGGCGCAGCGGGCGCGGGACCTGCGTGCTGCCATCGCGCTCCACCCGTCGGGCCACACGCGCGCCTTTGTGGCGTCGCTGCCGCCGGCCGATCGCCTGGCCCTGACGCCGCTGGTCGACCCCGCCCACCTGCCCGCCGATTATGGGGCCTTTGTCGCCGGCAGGGTGCGCAATCCGCACGAGGCTCCGGGCGCCCACGACCCGCCCTAGTTTTTCGGTTGCGCCCCCCCCCCCGACGTACGCTAGCAAATGTGTGTCGGATCGCGCGCTCGCCCCGCCGGCCCCTCTCTTCCTGCTTCCCTTGCACTTTTTTCCTGTCAAGTCCTTTATTCTTCTCTTTTATTCTGGGCTTTTCCAGGCACGCACGGGGAAAAAAGGAATCGGGCGGCCGGCGCAAAGTTTCGGCCTTTTGTTGTTGCTCGTCGCCCTTTTCCCTCCATCTCGGCGGGTCGCCCCGTCGCCCGCATTGAGAGTCCACGCAATACACAATGGAGGAAAAACAAGGTTCTCGTCGCGCCAGGATAAAAAATGATTTCCTTTTTTTTTGCTGACCGCAATTTGCCCCGCGCATGCCGAGGATCGCCAAAAGACAGTGCGAGGCCCAATGCTGGGCAACGGCTAGGCGAGCGGCTAAAAATTGTGGATTAATCCTGACACAGGGGGGGGGACGTCGACAGTGGCATTCACATGTTGTAGCCGATCGGCTGGCCGTTGCCCACCGTTAGCGAGGCCAAAGCAAAAACGCACGAAAAAATTCTAAGGGCGCAATGTCCGCTGTCTAGTGCTTGCGGATCGGTTAACTGACGACCAAGGTCCAGAGTTTAAGACGGATTGTTTGGTTTATGTGGTTTGTGGTTGGACAATTTGATGTGGATTAGTCGACGGCTAATCGGTCCGCAAGCACTGCCGCCGCCGTCTCTCTCTGTGTTTTTGCCCCCTTTTTTTGTGGCGCCCGCAGGCAGGTTTTTTTTTCGACGCCCCGAGGGATTTATGGGCCACGCCCGCGGTGGCCGGGACGCCGAGGCGGCACCGGCCGATTTCGAATAAAAAAAAGTGCAGCCCTCTCGATCGAGCAGGCCCCAATAACCGTTTTTTTGCCTATTCTTTGTTTTGTGCGCACTCTCTTTTTTTTTCTTTCCGTTGGGTCGATGACGACAAAAAGAGGCGACCATGGGGGCAGGCGCACGTCGGCCGGCCGTGTTGGTTTGCACCGCATCGCCCGCAAGACGCCGGACGAAAGATTGGTCGCCGGAAAGAAAATTGAGTTTTTTTTAATTTTAGGCAAAGAAAAGAGGCGATGCGGTCGTTGTGCGTGCGCGTTGGCACGTCCCTATGGCGGGACAATGCCGTGTCGGCGGTCCGTTCCTTTCCGTTTTTCATCCGATCCTATTTTCGTGAATTGTGTTTTCTACATTTTTATTGGTGGGAAAATTAAAAGAGCGGGTCGTTGGCACAGCGCGATGCCTGCCTGGGGGCTGGCAGGCTTAGTGAAAGGCGTCGATCCCGAGGACCTCGTCGAAAGAGGTCGACCCGATGCCAAAGTCGAGGGTCGCGCCAAAGGCATCACCTGCGCGTCGGTTGCACGGATGTGGCGATGCGCCAAACCCTGCGCCAAATGCAATGTTGGACCCGCTGCACGGATGGGGCGACGCGCCAAAGCCACCGCCGAAAGTGGCGCCGCCAAAGCCGCCGCCGCATGGACTGGGTGATACGCCAAAGCCGCCACCAAAACCACCGCCAAAGCCACCCGTGGGACAGCACGGGTTGGGCGCGCCGGCGCCAAACACGGGTCCCACGGCGCCAAATACGGGCTGCGCGGGCGCAAACACGGCGCCGAGAGGGGCCACGGCCACGCAGCACGGGCACGTACACGGCGGGCACACGATGCGCCGTCGCCGCCGCTGCCGGCCGCAGTCGAGGCCCGTCGGCAGCGAGCCCGACGGGAACGACGACCCGGCGGCGATGCGGCTCCCGGCGGCGAGCGACACCGAGCCCGTGGTGAAAGTGACCGGCGCCGACAGCGTGACCTGATCGGCGAGGCTGACGTCAAAGGGCAGCGGCGTGCCGGGCAGGATGATGGACCCGGCGCCAATGATGGTGCCAGCGGCGAGCACGCTCCCCGGCCCGGCCGTCACCATGCCGCCGGCGGGCACGGGCACGGCAAAGGGCAGCGGCGTGTTGGCCGGAAAGCGAAAGCCCGTCGGCAGCACAGACGTGCTGCGCAGCAGGGCCGTCTCGCCGGGCTCGATGGTGATGGCGGCCCGCAGCGTGACGCGCACCGGCAGCGACGTGTTGGCCGGGATCTCAAAGCCTATGGGGAGGACGGTGCCCACGGGCAACGTGGTCGTCGGGGCCGTCGTCACCACGTCGACCGGCAGGGTGAGCGGCTCGGTGAGCGTGGCGCCGGCGGGGATGCGCGTGCCCGGTGCCAGAGTGGAGCCGGCGGGCACCGTGAAGGGCGACCCCGTGATGGTGACGTCGGCCGGGAGGGGCGTGCCGGGATTGAGCGTGGTACCGGCCAGGAGCGTGGTGCCCACCGGCAGTTGCGACCCGCTGGGAAAAAAGGTAAAGAGACTGACGGTGCCGGCGTTGACCAGCACAAATGTCTCGCCGAGGGTCGAATTCTGGGGGATGACAAAGCCCGCCGGCAACTGGGTGCCGCCATGGATGCGCGTCCCCGCCGGGAGGATCGTGCCCGCGGGGATGATGACACCGGGGCGGATGATCGAGCCCGGCGCCAGCGTGATCTGCGTCGACGAGGCAAAAATGGTGCCCGCGGGGATGGTGAAGGCGCTCGTGAGGGTGACATTCTGCGGCAGCGGCGTGTTGGCCGGGAGCGGGTTTGCGTTGAAGCCCGGTATGTTTTGTGCCGTGGTAAAGGTGGTGCCTGCCGGAAGCGTGGTGCCCTGTGCGGCGAGGATCTCGCCGGCCGTGGACGACCCGGTGGGCGTGAGCAGCGTGAGACTCGATGGCCCGACGGTGATGGCCGATGTGGGGCCGACGGTGATGGCCGTCCCGAGCGTCGTCGACCCGCCCAGCACGAGTTCCGAAGAAAAGGTGGTCGCCATCGTGAGGGTCTGCGCCGACGGCAGCGGGAAGCCGGCCGGGAAGGGCGTGCCAGGGATCAACACCTGGCCCGGCACGAGCGTAATGCCCGTGGGGAAGGTGGCCGGATCGGTGCCAGAAATGGTGACGGCCGCTTGCAGTTGAAAGGGCGCCGTAAGAACGGTGCCCTTGGCGAGGACCGACCCGACGGGGAAGTTGATGGGCGCCGTCACGGGCGTCGTGGTCGTGATGCGCACCTCGACCGGAAGGGTGCCGCGAGGAAAGATCGTATTGGCGGGCACCGTCGATCCGAGCGGCAGGGTGAGCGGCGACGCGAGCGTGACGCTCCTGCCGATCGTCACCGGTCGCGGCAGCGTGCTCCCGGCGGCGACCTCGGTACCGATGGGCAGGGTCGTGCCCGGCCCAAAGGTGACATCGCTTTCTAGGGTGAGCGGTGCCGACAGCACCAACGGTGTCGACAGTCGCGAGCCCGCCGCTATGGTTGAGCCGCCGACCAACACGATGCCGGCCGTCGTGGGCGTCGTCGGCACGGTAAAGGGGTCCCTTAGCGGATCCGACGCGGTGCGCACGCGGATGGGATCGGGCAGGATGGCACCTCGCGGGAGGCGCGACTCGGCGGCGAGCACGCTGCCGCGCGCCAGGGTCGATCCCGTCGGAATGGTCACGGTGCAGATGGCCGGGATGTCGGTGCTCACGGTCGCCATGGTGATGGACGGATGTGCCGCGTCGCCCGCTCTGTCTTTGGCTATGTGCGCGTGCTCGTGTGTGTGTGCGCAACGTGCACGTGCCTTGCCTGGTCTGTTGTCTGTGGACGGGTCCCTTTTTTTTTTGACGACGAGCAGGTTTCTTGGGCGACGCCCGTTGTGGTGGCGTGCGGGCAGTGGGTCGGTGCCTTTGGTTCTCTTTTTCTTCTCTTTTCGAAACAAAAGAGGGTTTTTTCCGACAATGCGCGCAGGGCCGCTGGGCGTACTTGGTCGCCCCGGTTGCGAGCGAGAGCGGGGTTCCCTTTGGCGGGTGCCTCTCGGCCGACGCCATCACCCAAGGCACCACGGCCGACGCCAGCCGAGAGGCGCCCGTCGGACTGATGTCCGCGCGGCCGCGATGACCGAGAAAAATGCCGACCCCCCCCCCCCCCCCCATTCAAGGGTTTTCCGTGGACGCGCGCCAGCGGCCCCCGTTGCCCCAAAAGAAAAAAGGGTCCTTGGCGCGTTGGTGGCGACCGCACTTTTTTTCCGGCACGGCGCGATCGCGCTGGCCGTCGGCTCGTGTCGGTCTCGAATCCAGTGTTGATCCTGGCGCCTGCTAACGGCTAAAACCCCGCCACAGACGAGCCAATACTTTTTTTTGCATAAATAGACTGTTTTTGATTTGCTGTTGGTTCTTCCATAAAGGAGTTTTGGCCGTTGGCAAGCGCGGTCGGTCCTCTTGGTATCCCTCTCCTTGCGGCCGCTGCTGCGCGGCGCTCGTCGATGGGCGTCTGCCGTTGTTTCTTTTTTTTTCTTTGTCTTAAATCGAAAGAAAAAGACAGAGGATCGTGGAATGCCGGGCAGCGGGCTTGAGAGACCAAGTCTGGAGAAGAAACCCGTCTTTACTGTACAACACACGGGGCACGCGGCTTCCAGCAACCCAAGAAAAGAGAGCACGCGCACAACACGCCAACAAAGTCGACAGGCACCAAGAGAGGGGGGAAAGAATAGCGCGCCCGGAGACGATTGGGGCCTTTCAAGCGCAATCGTCGTGACTGTCGGCGTCATTGCCCTCGACGCCTCTGCCGCCCCGACGTCGTTGTCGTCCATGTCTGCGATTGCCGTCGCCGCCGTCCGTGCCATTGCTATTGACATCGACGATGACGCGAAAGCGCATGCATCGGCGGTGCCTTTGTGGCAGGTCCAAAGCGTGCGTGACCCAACGCTCTTGTGCGTCAAGGAGTGCATCGGCCGAATCAATTAGAAAGAATCCGCCCGCTGCGCATTCATGGTACACCGAGACGCGAAATGTGTCGCTGCTGCGCGGCGCATAGAGCACGCGAGCCACGCACCGCAGCGAGGCCACGTCGACGTCCATCGCCGGCACTTGGACCGACGTCACGTCGACAGAATCGTCTGCGTCGCGATGTACAAGTTTGACGCAGCGCGCCCATAGGCCAACACCGCGGTCCCGGTCAAACGACGCCGACGGCGACGAACCGAGGGATGATGCCGACGGGCTGCCCATCGCCATCGACGCCGGTACAGCGATGGGCGGTGAGCAGACTCTGATGCCGTGCGAGGGCGTCGACAAAGTGATGGTCGAAAAGGATGAGGACGACGAGTCGGTCGAGGTAGACGACAGCAGTGACGAGGACGATATCGAGGAGAGGCACGTCGACGACGAGGATGTCCAGGGCGAAAAGTCTCGTGGTCGTGGGCTCGCCGGCCACGACCGGGCCGATGGCATGGGCGACGAAGGAGACGCACCGCTTGGCGATTCGGGTGGCAGCGAAATGGACGACCCTCCTCGTGAAGGCGCGGCCAGAGACGCGATCGCCGTTGCGCGATCGCATTCGACGTCGAGAGAGCCGCGGTCAGTGCGGTGCGAGCGCGCCCACGAGGCGAGGCCGCGCCACACCGACCGCGGCGAGTGACCGATGCGCACGCTCACGCGACTGCGGCCGGTTTTGGCCGTCGGATTGTGTGCAGGCGGCGATGAATCGATGCGGCGCCGACGATCAGCCGTCCTCCTCTCCTTGTTTTACGCGGGTCGCCTGGAGAGACGCTTCTCCTTTTTTTTTGGCCCTATAGCCGCAGGAGGGCGGCCGATGCGCTTGGAGGTGTTTTTGCTCTTTGTTGTTGTTGTTGCCGCGCGTCCGTTGTTCTTTTTTTTTGCTTCTTTGTTCTTTTTTTTTCCGCCGGTGCCGGTTGCGGTCCTCGATGGCTCGGCGGCCCGCTGTCTCTCTCTTTTTTTTGTCCTGGGGTTTCCTTTTTTTTTCCTCACGCAAAGAAAGAGGCGTCGGCTGCGGGCTCCTTTTTTCTGCGACGCGATGCGCAGTCGAGGCAGAGTAGGGGGGGGGAGTAGATGTCGCGCGACGGCGTCTACCTTGCCCAATGCTCGTGAAAACGGGCGATGTCGCGAGGTTTCCTGGGCGCGACCGCCGACTATATAGCGGGAGAGGGGAAAAAAAAGGCCTCGGTCCTTGGCGGGCCTCGCGCTGTCTTGCGTGCGTGTGTTTCTACGTGTCTTGCGCCAAGAGGCGTCGCTGGCGGCCTCGTGGCGGCCTCTCTCTTTTTTTTTGGACGTCGACATTGACCGGCAACCAATCGCCACAGAATGACGCCTTTTGCCTGGTGCAACCGTTGACGCGGCGCATATTGCCGGCGGCCGTTGGATCGGACCGGGACAACAGCGCGGCACGATCGTCATGGTTCTCCGATGCGACACGCAAAGCCACACGAGACCGAGTCACCGATGTGGCGAGGTGTCTTTTTTTCCCTTTTTTTCCTTTTTTTTTCCCCATCCGGTCTCATTCGCAGGCCCCCAAGAATTTGCTGGACACGACAAGAGCAAAGAAAAACACCCAAAGGGAAGGCAACGAAAGAAAAAAGAGACACGAAAAAAAAGAGCCGAAAGTAGGATAATGCGGCGGGCCCTGAAAAGGCGAGACACCGTTGGTGCGAAAACTGCTGGTGCGTGCGCGAGGACGGCGCCCGGTTGGGGAAACCATGGGGCTCGGCAACCGCGATCGCCGACACCGGCGCCCCACGCGGCGCCAGCCCAAAAGACGACGCCCGCCACGATCCACAGACACCACGACCACCACAACCACCGCGAGCGACACGTTTCTATCGACACTTTCGTCGTCAGCGACATCATCAACGCCATCATCGCCATCACCTCCATCGTCGCCTCTGTCATCTGATTCATCGTCGTCGTCGTCGTACACAACATCCCCGTCTTTTTCGTCTTCATCGTCACCATCATCGTCACCATCATCATCTCGACATAGTGACACCATCCTCTTGTCCGACAGCGACAAAGAGACAGACGTCGCCGATTTCGATGATGTCCGCGGGCGGTGGCGTCGCCGGGACCCCTTGCGGTCGCCCCTGCCGTCGTTGCGTCCGCCGACCAGTCTCTCGGCGCCCGCGCAGCCACCGTCGCCCTTGCATCGTACACATCACCCGCCGACGCAACACCAAGCACCAGTGTACCATGCGCCGGCCCCCTGTGAGTTGATGCACCGCGGACAGCCCGTGAGTGTCGAGATGCCGATGCCGATCCTCGTCGCACCGCCTCATGCTGCTGCCCACGGCGCGATCGCGCCCGACCTGGCGGAATCCATTGCGACGATGGGTCCGCGGCCGGCCTTTACGCTGTTGCGCGGGTCGACCCCGGCGGCGGCGCGCGAATACGCCTCGCTGCCGTTGGTGCGACCGTGGCGCGAACTGGCCAGAGCGGTAGACCCAACCGGCCGGTTGCCGCTCGACACGGGCGCCGTCTGGGCGGGCGACGCTGAAGGCGCGCTCGCGCTGCCCGCGCAATTCGACGGGCGTCGTCGGTGGGGCCGTCTGCTGGCGCCGGCGCGCGACCAGGGTCTGTCGGGCGCCTGTTGGGCGTTTGCTCTGGTGTCGGCGCTGGGCGACCGTGCCGCGCTGTGGACGCACGGCGCCGTGCGCGCGTGGCCCGACGGCATCCCGCGACCGGGCGTGTTTGGCGGCCTCGCGGCGCGCGACATTGTCGACCGCGACTTTGACGCCCTCACCGACGCACAGACCGAAGGCGAGGCCGACATCGTGTCGGCCAATGAGATTCACCACGGCCACCGCCATGCCGACTATGGGCACACGTTGGCGGGCGCCGCCGAAGTCCTCTACGTGGGCGGCGTGACGTGCGAGGGCGGTTGGCGCTGCCGGCCGCTGGCCCACTATGCGCTGGCCTCGGCCACCGAGATGGACGTCAAGGCCGAGATCTTTGCGTGGGGGCCCGTGGCGTCGGCCTTTGCCCTGCACGAGGATTTCATGTATCCGGAGCGCCACCCGGCCAGTTGGATCGGCGGCGTGTATCGCCATGACGAGGGATCGTGCCCGCGCGTCTTTGGCGGCCATGCCGTCGTGCTTGTCGGCTGGTGCGAGGCGCGGCTCCCGCCCGTGTCGCCAGAGTCGTCCGCCTTGTACCAAAGCCGGCACGCACCCGACCACACGTCTGCGGTCAAACAACACCAACGGCACACGTGCTGGATCGCGCGGCACGCATGGGGGCCGGGCTGGGCCGGTGGCGCGCACCCCGACGGCCATTTCGTCATGGTCGCGGGCCAATGCCAGTTGGAGGCCAACGTGGTGGCGTGCGTGCCCGACGTGGCCGGCCTGACACTGGATCCTCGCGACGCGCACCGCGTGGCGCCTCCCTCGGTCGCTGCGCGTCGACGTCGCAGCGCGACAGCACATCCGTCCGAGAGCGACCTCATCGGACCGATGCGCGTCGACCCGAGCCTGCTCTGCGACATGGGTGCGTTTATTGCCGCCGAGGTCTATGGGCCGTGGGACGCGGCGGGCACGCGGCCCCGCGTCGGCGCGCACGACGGCGCTACAACCTATGCCGACGGTCGATGGCCGGCGTCAGACGCATGGACGACGGCCCTGCGACGCGCGTGGACGGCCGAGGGCGATCGAGCCGCAGGCACGCACTGGTCGAACCCGCAGGCGGTTCCCTTGTCCATCGACGAATGGGCGCGCGAGGCCGACAACACGAGCGCACCGCCGCGTGTGCACAAAGGCGGAGTCGACGAGCGCGGGTTTGGCTCTCCTCTCGGTGGCACCGTCGACGACGGCCCCACACGACACGAGGACAGCGTCGCGCTCGCCCACTCGATGCAGCGCCTCGCCGTGGACGCCCATACTGGCGCCAGTGGACGACCTGGCGATCGAGACGACCACCCTTTGTACGACTCGCACGCGCCCGATCCTTTTATAGAGTACCATGATTTCATCTATGACCCCGCCTACGGTCCTGCTTACGGTGACGAAGAAGACAACGATGACGATGACCGTGATGCCGATGGTAGTGACAGAGACGACGTCTACAGCAACAGTGATGCCGAACTGTCGGACGACGAGCGCCAAGCCGATGCCCGGCACCGGCTGTTGAGCCGGCGCTACCGGCGCGATGACCCGCCGCCGCCCGTCTAGCCGCCCTCCAAATCGCGCGCTCCGTCGCCTCGACTCCCTTTGCCTTTTTGTTTTGTCCTGCTCCCTCGCCCGCGCAATCTTTTCTCTATACTTTTTTTTCCTATTCCCTGATTGTCGCGACGCCGTCGCGCCGCCCGTCCACACTGCAAAAAAAAGTATATTCAAATCCCGCCTGGTGTCGCGTGTCGACGATTCGCGGCTCGGTGGCTTGCAGCCTCTTTTTTTTTTCAGGCCGACCGGCTCGGCGCCGCCTGGACCGTCTTTTTTCGTGTCGTCAAAAAAACGCACGTCTCTGGCTTGACAAATTGTGCTTTGTTTCTTTTTTTTTGTATCACAGAAAAACGGTACCGATGAAAAAAGCGGCGATTGCGAGCACAAACCCAAGCCCAACTGAAAAATGGGGGAGCGCACAAATGGCGCGTGATCCGCTGGCGATTTAGATCGGGGGTGGGGGAGTGCATGCGCAGGTTCGGGCCACAGAGGAGACCAAGTCGGCCGAGATGGCCCGCAGAAAAAATCTGGTCTGCCGGGGCCGGCTGGCCCTTGTTGGCGTTGTCTGCGGACGAGCCAATCGAGGGCAACAAGGTGCGGTCGTGTTCTTCCAACGAAAAAGAAAGACGCAGACAGCGATAGCGACGAGAACCTTTTCCTCTTTATTTTCTTTTTTCGCCAATGTATTTACGGGCAAGTGAAAAGGTGGCCCTCGTCGCCGAGTTGTTGGGCGAGGGTCGTGCAGTCGCTCAGGCGCCACAGTGTCGCTCTTTGGCGAAATCGCGTCAGCGCGTCGAGGCTCGCGGCAGAGGCGTCCTCGTCCGGTGCGTCCTCCATGACGTCGTCTTCGTCGATCGCCGACGCTGCCGTGTCGTGAGCACGCGATGCGTGGCCGGCCGCTTGTATTTCGCGCTCGCCGGGAAGGGCGGCTTGCCCCTCTTGGCCTGATCGCACGGCGACCAAGTTGCGGGTCCTTTCGACGACGCGGGCACGACGGTCGGCGTACTGGTCGCGCACAGACATGTCGTGCTCGAAAAAAGTAATAATGGGACAAAAAGAGCCCTGTGGTTGTAAAAGCAAAAGTTTGTACACAATTCAGAGAAAAAAAAAGGCCGCCGGAGCGGCGTCGGCTCCATTTGCGAATCGCATTCCGTTTCTCGTCAGACAAAAAATGTGCCAACGGGCGTGATCCATCCTGATCCTAAATGCAAACCCGACCGTGTCCGAGTTTGCGCAAGGGCCGCCCGGCCTATGGGCGGCGACATACAAGACCAAGGCTTCAAACCTGCCTATGGCCGAGTCGGTTGCGGTTAATGCGGGACCGGTTTCAAAGCCGACCGGCCACCCACCGGCTGGCGCCGAGGCTGCCACTTTTGTCTCCCTTTTTTTTGTCGGGTGGTTTCATTTTCTTTTCTTCTTTTTTTTTTTGAGGGACCAAAGTAGGCGGCGCGCCGTGTGCTCGCGTGCGCATCGATGCGCCGTCGCTCGTGAAAAATAAAAGCCACCAGTCGGCACATGGGTCGTATGCCATTTTTTTTCTGCTTTTTTTTCCTCCATGCGCCGAGGGCCGCATACGGGGCCGCTTTATTTGACGGCCTCAAAGTACCACCCTCGCTCGGCGGCGGCGCACGATGCAGCCACAACAACAGTAGTGCCGTTGGTGTTGTCGATCGGCCGCGCGCACCCGTGGAGCACGGTGTTGTAGAGGGTACCCGGCACAGCGGCCTGGCCCGACGGATCGGACGCCGGCACCCAGGCGCCGGTCGTCGCAGATGGTTGTGCGTGTACGACGAGCACCGGCGCCGTAGATGGTGTAGTGGTGGTGGTGGTGGTGGTGGTGACACTAGCGGCGGGGACAGCCGTAGCGGTGCCCAGCAAGAGGCCGCTGGCGGTCGAGGTGAGGGTGCCGCCGAGGCCGCCGACCGGCGCAAAGGTCCACGATGCGGCCTGCGCCACGGGCACCATCGCGACAGTACCCGGTGCACCGCCCGCCGGGACGCCCGCATAGAGGCCGGTCGGACCCCAGCGCATCCGATAGGTGCCTGCAGCCAGTTGGCGACCCAGGGGCTGCGCCGGCTCGATGGTCGTGCTGGGCGCATCGCGGCGCCGTCTGTGTTCGTAGACGGCGATGGCCACGACGAGCGCGATCAGCAAGAGCAGCGCGATGCTGACGATGATCCAACCCCAGGGCACGCGAGACGGCGACGCGAGAGCGACCGTGGGAGCCGCCGCCGGTACGAGTACGGTCCCCGAGGCCGTATCCACATAAGCCGAGGCCATGGCGCACGCCGACAATGTGTAGAGGAGGCCTGCCGAAAGAGCGGCGGCGATCGGGAGAGCGGTAGCGAGGAAAAAGGGACTGTGCGCAAAAAAAATGTGCAGTGGTGATGACGTGCGTGGGGCCCTCCTCTTGCCCTATGTCGTGCACCAAACACGCCGTCGGCCAAGCGTCGGTCGGCAACCGTGCCTGTGACGTGGCCGACGGCTCATGCGCGATCCCGACAACGACGCCCTTGAGTCGGCCTGGCCGCGGGGGGGGGGGATCGCTTTTTTTTCGCAGCACGCCCCAGTGCGCGGGCAAAGAGAGAGAGGCGACAAAAGGGCGCACCGGATCTGCACAGCGCGATCGTGTGCTTTGTCGAGTTTCTTTTTTTTGCTTTCCATTTTCTTTATTGCCAGCGCGGGCGCATTGCCGGCAGGTCGTCGAAAAAAGAAAAAAAATGCAAATGCACGCCAGCACGCGGGCGAGGTCGGTGTGACGAGACAAAAATGCGTCGCGAGAGGATCGGGGGAGGGTGGAGGGAGAGACGGTGCGAGGCACAAGGGGAGGCGCCGATGTGCTGCGATTAAAAGTGGCTGTTGAGCGAAAAGCCAGACGTCCTCTCCGTCCTCGATGTGACGCCCGCCTTGGCATACTCGCCCACGCGCCGCTCGAAAAAGTTGGTCTTGCCCTCGAGCGAGATCAACTCCATCCACGGGAACGGGTTGGCCGTCAGGTAGTGCTTCTCGCACCCGAGCGACGCAAGCAGGCGGTCGGCGACGAATTCAATGTACTGGCACATGAGGGCGGCGTTCATGCCGATGAGCGCCACGGGCAGCGACTCGCTGACAAACTCTTTCTCGATCTCGACGGCCTCGATGATGATCTGCCTGGGCACGTCGGACGACGGCTTGTCGACGAGCATCGTGTAGAGCAGGCAGGCAAAGTCGCAATGCAGACCTAGTGGGCGACAGCCAAAGGCGATGGCAGGCGAGCGGCATCGCGAGGTGAGGAGGAAAAAGTCTCAGTGGGCGCGAGGCACTGGGCAGGGGAGATGGCGCGGGGGGGGGGTGGTGGTGGAAGGCACCTTCGTCGCGACTGATCAATTCGTTGCTAAAGCAGAGGCCGGGCATGAGGCCGCGCTTCTTGAGCCAAAAGATGGCACAGAAACTGCCCGAGAAAAAGATGCCCTCGACGGCGGCAAAGCCGACGAGCCGCTCGGCAAAAGTGTCCAGGCCCTCTTTGTTGATCCACTTCATCGCCCACTCTGCCTTTTTCCTCACCGAGGGCACCGTGTCGATGGCGCGAAAGAGGTGGTCCTTCTCGACCGGGTCCTTGACGTAGGTGTCGATGAGGAGCGAGTAGGTCTCTGAGTGGATGTTTTCGATGGCGATCTGGAAGCCATAAAAGCAGTTGTGCACAACCGAACCGTTGACGACGTACGAGTTGATGGGATCGGCAACCGAGAGATCGTAGACGTCGTGCATACCCGCCGGCTCGACAGAGACCACGGCCAGGTGGTAGGTTGGCACGCACTCGGCTTCGCGCTTTACCGCGTACGACGGACTTCCGTGCTCGTCATCGGAAAAGTACCGGTGTGTGCCCGTCGTTGACAGCCAGTCGGCAAGTGCGTTGGGCTTGACGGGCGAGAGGCGAGTGCGCTTGGCTCCACGGCGGCACACCTGATACGTCGGCGCGATGGGATCGGCCCAGTAGTCGGCTTTCTTGGCACGATCGGCAGCAACATCTTCGCGCAAGCAACGCCAGAACCGATCAGGTTCGGCACGCTTGAGGCTGTATATCTCCCGGACAAAATCGTCATGCGATTGCTGTCGTAACATGCGCTCGCGGTAATAGGCCGCTGCGACGGACAATCTGACCGCCTTGTGCTGGTCATAGCGGAATCCGATAAGGTCGTTGAAGCGCACGATGCTGGCCGGACCCGACATGGTCAGGATGACGTCGCGGGAGTCGCCGCCTGGCTTGGCCCGCTCGCTAATCAGCCCGTCGATTCCAAAGCGACACAGCGCTTTCATGAGCCGCTCTAAACCGACGCGCAGTGACGCGATTTGCGCGGGTTTTTTTGTCTGGCTAAAGGCTACGCTGGCCAACTTGAGCGTACCGGTGCGGTGCGTAAGGCGTGGCGCGTGACCATCGCCTCCATACACGCCACCGAGAAATTCGCGCAGCACGACGAGGGGGACGGCACCGTCGTCGTCGATGAAGAGAGCAGGCCAGGCGAACTCACGTCGGATGCGAGCCCCAGGGGCAAAGGCGACTGGATCGAGTGCATGGATGGCGCGGGAAAGCGGGTCCGGGAGCGCCACCGAATAGTTGCCCTTGCCCGTCCGCGGGCGCTTCCCACAGAGCAGTTCAATGTCGTCGAGCATGCGCTCCTTGCCGATGACTGTGCCCATATAGCATGACATGCACACGCCTCCGTGTTTGGTCACTGCGACCGAGCCATCAGTGATGATGTATCCTGCGAGTCGGGCGAGCGCGAGCGCCTTGGCAGGAGTGCTCTGTAGGTCGACTGTGCCGTACTTGCCGAGCGGCGCCGACCAGGTCCCCGACAGCATCTCGGCGCTGGTGATCGGATAGTCCAGTCCCATCGTTACGCGAGTTGTTCCCGGCACGATGTTGGAGGCCTCGACCCACTTGCCGTCATGTGCTAGGAAGCGGTGGTCGGGGGTGCATGTAATCGAGCGCCCGTCTTGCAGGACGACGCGCACACAGGCTTGTTGGGCTTTGTGCTTGAGGTACGTCGTCGGGGCCGCGACGAGGCCTCCACAGCGCGAATCCCAGCCCATGACAGCGGTACCGGGGCGCACTTGCTCGATCGGCACGCTCATGCCGTTGGCCAGCGATACGGGGGTGCCAGCAACAAAACACCTGGCCTCGGGTACTTGGACCTCCTTCATGAAGCGGCCGGCCAGGTTCTCAGCCACGATGCCGTCGCTGGCGGCGAAAAAGGCGAGGACGTGCTTGATAAAGTGACGCTCGTCGTCGCTGAGCGAGACCCAGTGGACCGTGTCGGCGCCGAGGTCGACCTCCTCGGCGGTCCAAAAGGAGGCCTCGGCCTTTTTGTACATCTCCCATATCCGTTGGTAGCGGATGGGGAACAGAACAAAGCGATTGGGGTTCTCGCGTAGCAGCGGCTCGCATGACGCGTCGAGTGCAGTGCTCTCGATGGTCGCCGTCTGTATGTCTCGGTGGACGTCCTGATGCTGTCGCGCATCGTCTTTCGTGGCTGTTGTTACTGCCGTCGTCGCCATTATCGCTGCCGCTTGGAAGTTACGTTGTAGGCGGGTAAAGGTCGGTCGTGCAATGGACACCAAGGTCAGGATGGTAAAAAGTCGGCCGATTATGGCGCATGCGACCCGGGTTTTGACCCCCCTTTGGCGCGGTGCCCTCGCGGCCCTCTTTTCTTTGTTCTCCCCTCCTGTCGTTGCGTAGCACCCCCGCTGCGTGCCTGCTACGCCGTTCGCCCCGTCTCTTGGGTTCAAACGGCAGTGCAAGATGCAACGCAATTGGCTGCCTCCTTTTTTTCCACCATGGCCTTTGGCAACACCTCACAAAAGGCCGCCGGCCTGCTCCCCGCCCTCGGCGTCGCTCGTCCTTTTTACTATTTTTTGGATTTTTATCGCGCAAAGTCGCCATTGGTTTGCCGGCGGCGCTCCTCCAACAACAAATCCCGGGGGACGAAAATGGTCAGACACTGTCTGGCCGCGCCCAAACCAAAACAAATTGTCTCGGCAATACACAAGGACACGCCAAAAACTTGCCGTGCCCTTGCCGGGCCTTTGCCTTTGTCTCTCTGAAAGAAAAAAAGAATCGTTGCGAAAAAGGAACCTTTTAAATTTTTTTGCAAAAGAGGCGCTTTGTTGATATTTTTTTATCGCCATCGCCCTGTGTGTCTGGAAAAAAGGGCAACGAAAGAGGGCCTCAAAAAGGGCGAGAAAGACAACACCAATGCTGACGGTGACAAAAAAGCGCATGCTTTGGTGACAAAACAGAAAAAGGCGACAGAGTCGGGCCTAGACAGTGGCGGCTCCGAGGTCGACGGGACTCACGCGGTATCCGCGGTCGACGAGGTCGCTCACGAGACGGTAGAGCCACACGCTATCGACACCGACGGCGTCCGTCGCCGCGTCTCTGTGGGCGGCCGCGGCGGCATGGCGCGCGGCGGCCTCGTCGACCAGTTGCGCATAGTCGGGCCAGCGGTCCCACTCGACGGCCTGGTAAAAGGCCGGCGCCAAGGGCAGGCCGTAGGCGCACAGGGCCGCGCTCTGCACCGTGCGCGCGGGCGACAGAGGCGCGATCCCATAGCGCGCTATCCCGCCCGGCAGGCCCGTGGTCGTGATGACGACCGGTCGCGCGCAACGGGCCGGGTCGCGCGCGCCCGCCGTCTCTGCCTGTGCGCCGTTGCCATCGTGGACGAGCGTCGTGCGGCGCGTGACGCCCTCGGGCGTGTGCGCCGTGATGATCGAGAGCACTCTGTCGCGATCGATGCCCCCGCGCACGTAGCCGCCCAAAGGCAGGCGCCCGTGCGCGGTCACCGGGTCGGCATCGCGCACGCCTGACGGGCATGCGCACGCTGCCTGCAATCGTCGGTCGGGATCGGTGGTGGCGTCGTCGCCGACTGCCTTTGACAGCGCGTCGGTCCAGGCCCAAAAGGCGGCCGCGCGCTGTTTGACCTCATCGGGCGCCACCGCGTAGAGGTGGATGGGCAGCGGTCGCACGAGGGCGGCGTCGCCAGCGGGCACGAGGATTTCTTCGACGGGCCGGCCCACGCCGCCCGGTTGCGCAACGGGCGCGTCGGCATAGAGACAGAGGCGCACCATCGGGCGTCCCTTGTCGGCGGTATCGTGCCCGACCACCGTCGCCACATGGCACAGGTGCCTGTCGCGCGCGTGGTCCAACGCAGCGCCGCCGAGGATCACGCAGTCGCCGGGCGAGCACGAACGGTCTCTGCTCGCATGTCGGGCGGCGTGTGCGCTGGTGGGCGCGCCCGTCGCGGGCGCCAGACTGCCCGGCAGGCTGCGACGCGGCGAGGCGGTCGATGCGTGTGCGCCCATCTTTGTCCTTGATGGGGATCGCTTTCTGTCGGGTCCGGCGCCCGTTGGCTCGCGCCCGTGCTTTGTCCGCCTCCCCCCCCCCCATCGATTTTTTCCTCAACCCTCTTTTTCCACTCTCCTTTTGCGTCGATGGCCTTTTCGGGGCCGTCCCTTTTGCGCGCTCTCTTTTTTTCGCATTTTTTGTGTGTTTAAAGCGGAAAAGGCGACGCCGCGGACGGGATCTTTTGTTTTTCCTGTGCTGCGGCGGACCGGCGCGCGGCGTGTTGGCCCGACCGACAAGGTGCGACAGAGCAAAAAAAAGATATCGAGAAAAAGAAGAACGGGCAAATAACTCTCTCTCTCTCTCTCTCTTGCCGCTTTTTTTACGCACTGAAAGACTGGCCGACTAAAAAAGAGGCATTGAAAAAAAGGGCCGATGGCGATGGTGCTCGACGAGAGCAGAGGAGAAGAGGCGCCGACAGGTAAACAGAGGATGAAAAAAAAAAGGCGGCGGTTCTGCGCCGCGAATCGCAAGAGCCCGCGCCAACGACAGCGGCGCGCGCGGGCACGAGCGCGACAAAGGGAGGCACGGCGTCCTAGACGGTGCAACGACGCTCGGTTCACCTAGGTGCGCGTGCCCGTGATAAAGTTGGCGACGGTGGCGGTCTCGTTGGCGGCGGGCGGCTTGAACCGAAGCCAGCAGCCGTTCCTGTTCCACAGCGGGTTGGGCGGCACGGCGCCGGCGTCGTAGACGTACTGGACGCATCGGGCGTCGGCGCGACAGCGCGCCTCGCAGACGTCGACACTGGCCGCCGTGCCGGAAAAGGTGCCCACCGTCGGGTCGGCAAAGGTTTGCGAGAGGCCCAGGTCGGCGAGCACGGTGCCCACCGTATTGGTGTTGGCGGCGCGCGTAAAGGTCGCCGATGACGGCGGCGTCACAGGATAAAACGGTCCGCCGTTGGGCGGCGGCGGCGGCGGAGACGGTGTGACGGGCGCCACGGGATAAAACGGGCCGCTGCCAGAGGCGGGCGTCACGGGCAAGAGGGCACCGGCGGCCCGCTTCTTGCTGCGCTCGTGAACGATCCACGCGACCACGGCAGCCAGGACGGCGGCCAGCGCGACGCCGCTGACCGCCCACCATACCCATTCATAATCGCGCGGCGGCGCGGGTGTGGCAGGCGGCGGGACGATGACGGCGGCGGGCGCGGTGCCGGCGATGGCCTCGGGCGCGGCGCCGACGACCGCCACGGGCACTGCGGTTTCCGCCATCCAACAAAAATGTCTTGTTTACGCTGACTATGCAATGTCCTCGCGCTTTTCCCTCGGTCTCTTGTTTCTCGTGCCGGGTCTTTTTTCTCCAACGGGCAGGGGACACGCGGGCGGAGAGGCCTCGTGGTGCGGCTCGATCGACGTATCACTCCTCTGCCGGGAGTCTCTATGCGTCTGTCTGTCTGTCTGTGTGTGTATCTATGTGTCTGTGTGTGCACGCACAGGGGCCTGTGGGTTTCGCTAAGGACCGCGGGTTTCACCCAGCCACTGCGCCATTCCTGCTTCTGTGCATGGGGTTTGTCGTTGACGGTCGTCTGCCATTGACGATCCCACCGCCGTCGCGACGCCAAAGTGCCCGTCGGCCCTTTTTGTGGTACAATCTCTGCGGCGGCCTCGACGTCGCGCAACTTGACTGCGCGGTGCCGAGGGAAGAAAAAGGGGGCGTCGTCTGTCTGCTTTGGTCGACCTCTTTGGGCAGGTCGCGGGTACGGATTGACTCGGTCGGCGCCGGTGCCGACGACATACGGGCAACGCCCGAGACAGACAAGAAAGAGCCTGTGCTCATTATCGTGTGTTGGCGGACCCGTTCAAAAGTCTTTTTTTTTTCTTGCGCTGCGGATCGTCGCCGCATACCCCCTCCCCCCTTTATATCCTCGCAGTGTGCCTGCATTTTATGGCAAACCAAAAAAAAAAGGGTGGGGCTTTCTTGTAGGCCGTCAAGCATGTGAGACTTTTTTGGCGAGCAAAGGAAAAAAAAAGAGGCAAATAAAAAGGACGGCGACCTGCTGTGCTGGCCTCGTACAAGTTGAAAGAGTCATGGGAACAAAAATGCATTTTTTTATCAAAGGCGGTGCAAAAACCAAGTCGAGAGAGAAGAGGCGACGCCCCAAAGCGTTGTTGTGTGCAAAGCGGGCACAACCACGAGAACCGCGCCTAGGGCGACGAGGCGGTAGCCGATGCAGAGCCAACGCTGGCGTTGGCGGCGGCAAGGAGCCTGGCGACCTTGCACCCTGCATACTTTTTGGGTCCGAACGCGTCGGTGAGGGCCGCCAGGGTGATGCCGGGAACCGACGCCACCAGATCAAACCTGCCGTGGTCGGCAGAGCCCACAAAGGCACCCTCGTGTCTAAAGGTGGTAAAGAGGCTCTCTGTATCCTCTGGGAAGAGACGCGGCAGGCGCTCCTTGAGTTGCGACCAACTGCCGAAAAATACGCCGTCGACACAATAGCCCGATGCCGACCAACCCGCCGGCATGAGCGCCGATGCCGCAGCGACGATCTTGGTAGGCTCGATGGTCTTCATCTCGACCATGGTCTTTACAAACTCGACGACTTCAGAGACCGCCTTGATCTCGGTCGCCGTGCGCGGATCGTCCTTGAAGAGCAGGTCGTCTGTCGCCAGGGCGACAGCGCGCGGGCAATCCGCGGTCGCCCTGCGAAGGCGCACACATACGCGTGTGTTGCCGTGATCCTTCAGGCACGGTTCGAGCACCGCCAAGAGGTCGGCGGCCGGCACGGCGGTGCCCGAGAGTGAGATTGTGTTGTGTCCCTTGAGATCGTTGGGCGTAAGGCAGTCGGCGGCAATCTCGGGGTTCTGTTTGTACTTTTGCACGGGTCCACGGCTCGACCAGACAAAAGAGAGATCCAACGGCGTGATCAAGGATGCCGCATCAATCTCGGCGTCACCCAACTTGCGGAGCATTTCGCACAGGCCGGCGATCGTCAGTGACGGTCTGGTCGCGGCGCTCTGTTGGTGCGCTTGGTCCAACTCGCGCAGCATGTGACGCAGACGAGTTATCGTAAGCGGCATCTCTGTTCCGTCGACCTGTTGTGGCGCAGCGTCGACCGCCGATCCGCCCGATGGCGCAGCGGCGGACACCGACGCCGTCTGTGCCACTGCGGCGCCCAAAGTCTGTGCAGACTCTGCGCCGGCGCAGGGAGCGATCGCAACAATGTCGACCGTGTTGGCGGTCGCGGCGCTCTCCGGAGGCTTGTTGTTGTCGTTGTTGTTGTTGGTGGTGGACATGTCTAGTGGTGGCTGGTGTGGTTGATGTGGTCGAGAGAGGCCGGCGGATGTGCAAAGGATGGTTTGGTGCTCCTGCACAGAGGGCTTTTTATCTTGCGCTCAAAATTTATTTTTCTTTGTGGAGAACCAATCGCGCATGGCACACTTTTTATCGGGTTCGCCAGATGTCGGCGGCGTCGAATGGCGCCGTCGGGAATTGTGTGCAGTCACAGATTGGCCCGATGGAAAAAAAAAGAGGAAAAAGTCGTCGTTGCGACTGGGGACCTGGCGCAACAGGGACGGCACCAGACAGACCCTCGCCCCTACACAGCAGCCGCCGACTCGTGTCGGCTATAAAAGAATAGAAAAAGGAATAGGGAGAAAAAAAGCACGCGGAGAAGAAAAGTGGGCGCGTGACCGTGTTGGTGCCAATGCGCGAGCCCGTCGTGCCTACCACACGGCGATGGTGTCGCCCGTACAGGTTAAAAACAAAAAAAGAGATCTATGATGACGTCGGTGGCGCCGACAACGACAGACGAGACAATGACGATTGGGGCGGACGACCAGGAATGGCTGGCGGTCGATGCGTCCGACGAGCGCGTCGATCGGTTTGTCGCGCGCGTGTGCGACGCCATGGATCGCAGCCGGTCGAGGGTGCGCATACGAGTGCAGGTGGCTGACGGCGAGGACCCCGACAAAGTGTTTGGTCCTATTGGAGAGCGTCTGGTGCGCCAGTGCGGCGTACTCTCGGTGCACACAATCTCGGAAAGGCCGCTGGTCTACGAGATGGGACCACGGGCCGTCGACGCGTGGGGTCCCGCCATCGACGAGGTCATATGTGCCCACCACGGGCGCCACGCCCTCGTTGTCGACCCTCTGGCGATCTACCAGCGCACGGCGAAAAAATGGCGCAACCTTTTGCGGCAGAGCCCGCTGTCGATGACGCTGGAAGAGTCGCGTCTGCTCACCGAAACCATCGTCGACATCGCCGCCAGGCACGCCCTCCAGGCTCTGCCCACGGACGACGACCGCGTGTGGCTCTTTGGCGCCGGCGTCTAGAATGGGGACTGGTGCGCTATCACGTGCGCGTCGTGTCCATCTTGCCCTGTATCCATCTGGTCACCCGACCTGCGAGGCCAAAGCCGGTCGTCACCTCCTCTCGGACCTTTTTCACGCCACGACAAAACAAACCTGGCCGGCTTACGTGTCTGTCGCCGCTGCCACACGGCAACAACTCGCCAAAAGAAAAGGGAAAGAAACCCGGTTTTTTCGAGTTGCGGCTGCGCAAAGATCGCTGGTCTGGGAAAAAAAAGCACGCCGCAGGCCTTGGCCGGTTTTGCGTGAGTTGGGAGCAAAAAGAGGAAAAAGAGACCATGGAATCGATCACGACGTGCATCCTGGGGACGATGGCGCAAAGGCCCTGAATCAGCGCCTTTGCGGATGGGCTAACCGACGACTAAAATCCGGGATTTTTGTGGGGATTGTTTGATTTATATGATTTTTTGATGGGACAATTTGGTGTGGATTAGCCGACGGCTAACCGAGCCGCAAGCACTGGCCGTGATCCTCTGTGCAGCGCGCGCAGAGCGCACCGGTTTGCGCGCCCACACCACGGCAAGTTGTCCCGAGATGCCCGTTGGTCGTCTGGTCCTGTAAAGTGACAACAACAACAACAACAACAACAACAACAACAACAACGACAAGGACAATAGCACTAGTGGTGAAAGACAGGGAGAAAAAGAGGCGATCCCCGTGCCACGCGATGAAGCGATCACCGCCGTCATCGCCGTCGACAACAGACATTGACGACAACGCACAGGAATACGACCGAGCCTCACAGCGCCGACGCCCAAATACGACACAGCCATTTTTCAACATGGGCGAGGCCGTGTCCGACTTGGCCGCGGCGTGGCAGCGCGCCCATGCCGGCCGCGGTTCGCCCCAGGACGTGGCCCTATGGCGGCGCTACGCCACAGTGGATCCGGTCCAACCATGGGGCCTGGCCGCACTCGGCAGGAGCCGCGGCCAATCACCGACGGAGGCGGTCCTCGAAACCTATGAGACAATGTGGCGCAGCCTGCAGAGGCGCCCGGCGTTGATGCGCCACTTGGCCGACACTGTCCATGACGGTCCGACGCTCCTGCCGCCGTCGATTATGGATCTCGTCGTCACGGCGTATCGCCTGTCGACAGACGACACCCGGCCCAGCCTCGATCAGATTGTCCGCGACACGAGGTTGTCCGATGATTACGTGCGCCACGACGCCGTCGACGACCTTGTCGCGTTTGTCGATGCGGCCTTGCAGCGACGCGATGCCCTAGAGCGTCTCGGTCGTGGTCCGATCTCCCCCGAGTATCCGACGGCACTGCCGCCCGACGCTTGGGCCACCGCAGTGAATGCCCTCGCCCATACGACGCCGTCTCGCGTGCCTTTGGATGACGATGTGCCGGCGCAGGGTGGACACGCCGAGATCCTCGGCGATCGCGCCTGCGACCCCGGCACTGCCTACTACATCTTGGTGGCGCGCGTGGGTGCGCATCCCGAGGGCGCAGACGACGGCCTGCCCGACGAGGGCACCTATGTGTTTTTGATAGAGCCTTACCTGGTCGAGGGCCGACATGGCAGGGTGCGCAGCGTGGCTCTCTATCTATCCGACGCACCGCCCTTTGTCGACATCCGGCCCTACATCGACTCGCGCAACGTCGTGCCGGCAGAGGGCGACGTGCTCTCGCTCTTTCTGGCGGCCGCAGGCGCATCCGTGGCTCATGCGCCGACGGCCCTTTTCGAGGACGTGGCCGGCGCGGCCCAAGTGCGCGCGGCGCTCGTACCCCTGCACGGGTGGGGAGCGATACCCGATGACGTGGAGCACACATTCCGGGCCATAGGGTCGTACGACCGAGGGTGGAACGTGGTGCCGCTCGACGCTCTGTCGGGCGTGTGGATCACGGAATGCCAACTCGATGCCGCCGTGCGCGCCTTTGCCGGTCAGGTGGCCGCCCGAGGGGCGGCGCCCCTTTTCGACCGAAGTGTGCCCACGCTGTTTGACGCCGTCGCCGACGCGATTGCCACCGGTTCCCATGCGATCGACATTGGCCCCGGCGCTCTCCCGCACGACGTCTTGGAGCGCATCCTGCCGCGCGTGTGGCAACGCACCTGCTCGGGCGTCCCGACGCCGTCGGGCACCTTGGCGGGCGCCGCAAATCTGGCCGCTATAGCGCACGCACTCGGTCTCGACGTCGGGCAAGCGGCGTCGGCGAGGCCTGAACTCTTGTGCGGCGCCCTTGCGGCGGGAGCCATCGCTGCGCAGATGGAGCAACGACGTCGAGCAGGTCTGAGCGGTCTCTGACATTGCTTTGCGTCGTTGGCCGCGCGTTCAAACAAAGACGCGCGCGCGACCGCTGTGCGGCAAGTTGGGGGTCTGCGCCCCCCCCCCCAAAAGAAAAACGGGGTTTGGGTGCCCTTTTTTGGCGGGTCTTGTTTTTTTTGCTTTCAAAACCAGCCTTTTCTCGACCTTTGTCCCGTGCCGGCAATGCAAAAAGAATGAGCAGCCGAAATCGAAAAAAAAAATAAAAAAAAGCAACACAAGACAACCCGAAAAAAGAAAGGCGTCGCGCGGGTCTAGATGAGCGACTCGGCCGGCACAACCCGCGATCCGATGGGACACACGACGAGACCGTCGTAGCGACGATCGCCCAGACGCACGTGCGCATGGTAGACGACATCGGGATCGCGTGGGCCGGCACGTGTGATGGTCACCATCCACGAGCGGCCCGTGTGCGTGCGGCCCTTGAGCACCACCGTGTCGTCGTCGGTCGACGCGACCACGCCAAATGTGCGCGACCGCACATCTAGGCCGTAGCGCGCAAAGGTGCGCTCCACGGTGTCCACGTAAAACTCGACGGTGCGCGTCTCGCGGTCGCACAGGCGCACGGGCCGTTGCACCAGCGCGTCCAATTCGGCCAGCAGCGGCGGGTATGGGCTCGACAGCGTCTCGTAGGACTTGGCGGCGCGCCGACGCCGACGCGCGCCCAGCAGCCGTTTTAACCACCGGCGCATGATTTTTTTGGCGTTTTTTTCTCCCTCTTTTGCCGTTTCTCTATCTTTTCCTTTCCCACCAGATCGACCCGAGCCGAAAAAAAAACTCGCCAGAGCGTCGATCAGAGAAGCGGGGCGTCGTCGTGTTCTGGCGTGCGACCGCACAGCAAAAAGGATCGCGGCACGTCACGGTCCTCGGTCTGCAGTGCACGCGCGTGGCAGCCGCCTCTTTCCCCCTTGACAGAGCGACAGGTCGGCACATAGAGGTCCTTGTGGCAGCGAGCGGGCGCCGGCGCAGGGCACGACCTAGCCCACGAGACAAGGCGCCTCGCGCGGCCGGGACTCGGTGCCTGTCTACCAGCGCACCCGCCATCGCCAACACGGGTCAAAGCCTGCGACATGCACCCCGCAGAATGGACAAACAAGGCATCCTTTTTTTTTTGTTTGGCCCCTTGTATTGTTGTTTTGCTCTCCGTTTTTTTTAAAAGAAGGGCGACAAAAACATAAAAGAGACAAAAAGGTCTGTTTTTTAGGATTGGCTTGTTGCGCCGCCTTTTTTTCGAGACGACCTCTTTTCAGTTTTTTTTTCATACGCAACCGCTTTCGGCGCAGCGTCGCGAGGCCGTGCGCTTTTAATCGGAGCCGACTCGCCACGACCCCCAGCGCGCCTCGTCGTCTTTTCGCCCCCGATTTCATCCTCTAGCCGTCCTAACCTATTCCTCTTTTTTCTGATTGGTTTGCAGGGTTTTCGTGACTCCATCGAGACCATCGCGTATCCGTTGCGCGACCGAGATACGTACGATTGACCTTTTTTTTTGTGCGCGCGCGGATCGGCGTCAGTCGCTCCACCGGCTTCCCATCTCGTCGATTGATCGCGGCAGAGAGCCCGCAACGTCGACGACCTCCCAGAGAAACGTATTTAAAAAAAAAAGAAAAAAGGCCAGGACACGACCATGTGGGCAGGAGCCTCTGCTGCCGGTGCGCCGACGTTGGCGCCGTGCCTCACGGTGCCTGCGGCAGCGTCGGTTGATGCGGACCTCGTCGAACGCCTCGTGCTCGATGTGTTGGCCGACGACGGCACGGCCCACATTACCGGTGCCGTCACCATGCTCTGCGGTCCTCGTGGCGGCGCCAAGGCCAAGGCCACCGTCGATCGTGTCGTCGATCTGCTCGGCTACAAGGACGACAAGGACGACATGCGCAAGGCCGCGGCAGCCTTGTGCGAAGTCAGCGGGCCGGCGACAATGGCCTGCTTTCGCAGCCGTCCGCCGGACGAGTGGGCGCGGCGCTACCCCGACGCTGGCCGTCACCCGAGCGCACTGGCGGCGGCCGCCAACGCAGCATGCGGCGACATGCCCACACTGTTGAATGTGGCAGAGGCGTTGCGCGCGAGCCGTCGCGCGCGCCGATGCGCCCTCTACGCACTCTACTCGGTCGACGCGGCGATCGCCGGCAGCAAGCCGGTGCCATTTGGCGCGCTTGATCTGGCCGGACTCGAAGGGTGGGCACGCGGACGCCAACGCACCGGACCCTTTGTGCCGCCGCTGTCCCTGGGCGCCGCGGCGGCAGACGATGCCAACCGCATGCTGGCCGTGGTGCCCGACGCCGTGGCGTTGCCGCGCGTAAGCCACAATGAGATGGTGGCGGCGATCTTTATCGCCGGATCGGCCGAGGTATTGTATGCGCACCCTCCCCAGCCCTTGCCGGGCGAGTCCGACGCCATGCGCGCCGTCAACAACGCCCTCACTCATGCGCTGCTCCTGGCCATGACGGCGACCAAGTCGGCGCCCGATGCCTCGCTGGCAGCGATCGCTGCCGATGTGGACATCTTTGCTGCCTATCCGGGCACGCGCGTCGCCATCTGTCGCCATGTGCGCGACATTGCTTCGAGCGTCTCGGCCGACATTGGCGTGCTGTTGGCCCTCCCGTGACCTCTACTTTGTGTGCATGTGCGGGTGCCTGTGCACGCAAAAAAAACATCAACCTTTTGTCTGGCGATTCTGCCTCTCCTTTTTTTTTGTTCCGCACTGTTTTCTTCACCGCGATCGACAACAGACGGCGGTCTCAGTGGCTCGACCCCGACGCCCCGCCCCCCATTTGCTTGAAAAGAAAACAAAACATTTTTTACACGTGGCATTTTTTCGAATTTTTTACGCTCGCTTTTTTGGTCGCACAATATAGCGCGCGGCGAGACTGCCAGTGTGGCTGGTCACGCCGGCAGACCCCCGCAGCGCCGTGTGCCATTAGGGATCAAGCGAGGACGCCAAAGGGCGTTGGCCACGCCACCGACCCGAAAGGCGACACCCAGTGTACGTTGGCGGGCACGCCGGCGCGCCAGGTGCCCGATGCGCGCATGCCGTTGCGCGCGATAAACGTGCCCGGCCCGTGGGGCTGTCCGCCGGCAAAGGCACCGTCGTGTACCTCGCCGTTGGGCCACCAGCAGCGTCCGCGACCCTGCGGGCGGTCGCGGCGCCACTGGCCCTCGTAGCCGCCGCCCGCGACCTCGTCGTAGCGACCGGCGCCGTGGCGCGCGCCGCCACGCCACTGGCCCTCGTAGCGACCGCCGTCGAGATAAAACTGCGTGCCGGCGCCTTCGCGCCGACCGCTCTGCCAATGGCCGTCGTAGGGTTGGCGCCGCCACAAGAGGGTGCCGCTGCCGGCATTGGTCCACGCGCCGTTGCGGCCCTCGTGCTGGTCCACAACGTGCACAAAGCGTCGCTCGCCATGCACAGGCTTTGTCGACCCATTGCCGCTGTCGTCGTGCCCTTTGACGTGTGTACCGCGGTCGGCGTCGCAGCCGATGAGCCACACCATGGGGCGCACGCGGAGCGCCCGCACCAAAGGCGAATCAGACAGCCGAAGGATGCCTCTCGACGGCGCCTCCCATGCGACAGCGTCCAATGCCGCCAGCGGCAGGTCGCATCGCGCGGCCCCCAGATGGACCCAGGACGCCACCTCTGCGGCGGCGCTCCCATGACGCGCAGAGGGCACCCAAAAGGATCCGAGCCGGATCGGGCCGCGGCGGTCGACCACCGCGCACACCGACGCGACGGCCTGCGACAGCGTACGTCGCGCGACAAAGGCCACCGCCGTGACGTGCGTCAATGCGGGTCGGCCGGGCGCCACGGATGTGTAGAGCGCGAGCACGCTGCCGACGGCCGTGCGGCGCGCGGCGGTCCGCCAGCCGCACGCGGGCCGCACGTTGGGGTCCCATCCCGCGCGAGCACACGGCCGGCGCCAAAGACTGTCGTCGGCGGCGACACGCGACCATAGGGCGCACACGCACGACGCCGCGCCAAGATCGACTGGCGGCAAGTGGCCAAAGACCAGGAGGAGGATCTCGTCGGGCAACGCCGCAGTGCCGTCGCTGCCGCCACCGCCCGCGTGTCGCGGCTCGGGCGATTCCGGCGCGGGCGCACTCTCTTGCGGGTCCATATCTCGGCGCCACAGGCGAGATCGAGAAAAAAAAAAGAAGGAGCGCGCAGACCAAGGAGGAAAGGATGAAGAAAGAAAGAGAGAGGCGGCCACGGTCAGACAACGGCCGCTCCTGGACACAGAGGTTTGGAAGAAGAAAAGAAAACAAAAAACGGAAACTCTAGCGGCCGCAATGGCCCTGGTCGGGGCCGTGCCGACGCGACCGCCCTCGACCTGCCCGGCCTCCCCTTTTTTGTAGTATTTTCTTGCTCGTGTTTGCAGTGTGCCGCACACTCTCTGACGACACACACACACACAGAGAGAGACGACCGTGCTGTGTCGCGGCGGGCAGACAGATCGCGCCAAAGATCAAACGGTTTCGTTTTGCCTGGATGTGTCTCTCTTTTTTTGCGCAGCGCCCAAATGTCACGTCCTCGTGTCGGGCGCCGGCAACATGGAGGCCGACAAAAAGAAAAGTATCCAAAGATGTGCAACGATCACGAGAATGGTTTTGTGCAATGACAGCGCATCAACGCCACGCCCCCCATATTCCGATACGATATTGATTGAATTTTTTGTCAGAGACTCTCTCTTTCTTGTGGGGTGTCTCGTCGCTCCAAACCGCGACTGCCCACTGCGTCGACCCGCTCATCTGTATTTGTCTTGTTTTGCCAATCGGCATGCTGCCACCGCGGAAAAAAAACGCACAACTTACAACAAACAAAGGTGTTTTCACCTTTGGGCCTCTGTTTGCGGATTGACATCCGGCCGGTGCCGGCGGCAGTTTTTTGTGCCTTTTCTCCTCGATCGGTCACACGACCAGAGAGGCAAACCGCCTTTTCTAGTCCCGCCATCTTTTTTGCACCGACACGGTTCTGTTGAGATACAAAAAATCATGACCGCGCCCGACCGTGACGCCGCTGCGATCATGGCGGATGAGATCGACCCTGTCGTGGAAGCCCTCGCCGACGCTTTGGCGGCTCTCGGTGCATCTATGCGTCAAAATGCGCCAGAGGACGCCCGATCCCCCGAAGCATTCGCCAGCGTCGCAAGGTGTGCACTGCCGCCACCAAGCGACGATGCTGCCGCCGACAGCCCGACCCAGTCTGCATTGCCCGCGATCTCAAACCACGCAGCCGCGCTCTTTGGCAGCATGACGAGGCACTTTGGGGATCAACACGCAGAGATGCTTGTCGGGGCACTCGTACGTTCCGCCCCTGTCGCGCTTGAATTTCTAGAGGGCGTGGCGCAAGTCTGTCGTCAACAACTCGACGCCGCTTCGACCGCTGTCGATTTTGCCGCTTCAGTGCCGACGCCAATCGCAAGTCCCACAGCGGAGCGCCACCAGTCGCCTCTCGGCAAGGACCACTGCGATACGGCACCCGAGCGTGAATCGATGCCGTCCGCCGTATCGTCTCGGCGCGCCTCTGGTCTTGCCCCGACCGCAGTCCAGGCCCGACGGGGATCGATCGTCGACAAGCGAATTACCGGGGTGGAGAGGTGTGACTCCATCACGGACAATGCGCCCGTTGTCCTGCCGTCTACGCATAGAGACCCCTACGCGCACCAGGACCGATCCACGTCGAGTGCCGCGCCCAGCGCATCGCCAACTGCGACATTGTCAGGAATCTCAGAGGGCACGCTCGCCTCGCTCCCGGCATTTGTTGCGGCGCTAGAGGCCCTGCCCGTCGGGTTCATGATCAGTGGCGGCGCCGACGGTGTGCGCTTGGTCACGACAAGGTCTGCGCTGCGCGTATCAGACCTTGTCGCTGGCAACGGCGCTTGTCCGTTGATCATGACCGCGTTGGACGATGCCACGATCGATGTTGGCGGCGCCTGGTGCAACGCGATCCAACTACTCGGCGGACCCGTCTGTGCACGCTCTGTCGCCCGCTCGCTGGTCAAGTACGCGGCGACGCATCCACACGCCCTGGTCATGATCGGCGAGGCTGCCGTCGCGCTGCCATTTGCCCCTCCCACCGTCGACGTCTTGGCAAGGTCCCTTGCCGTCTCGGACACGCGACTCAACATTGCGCGTCTGCCGGCCAACCGCCAAAAAATTGCCGATGCGGCCTTGGCGGTCGGTCGTGGCGAGAGCCTCGATTGCGTCCTTGCCCTCCTCTTGGGTCTTGAGATCGATCCCCTGGCGACAATCATCAACTTTTACCGCGTGGGCGACCGACTCATGAGCGAGTTTGACTTGACCGAGGCCTACCCGCGCATGGACCTCCAGGTGCGCGACGTGCTCTTTTGCCCGGTGACGCCTCTTTTCGTAGAGGGCTCTGGTGACGCGCACCACTCAAAAGTCGTACTCTATGACACGCCCCTAGCCGCCTCTATTCTCGACGCTGCTTACGGACCTGCCGACGAATGCCTGGCCGCCGCCCGCCGGCTGTTGTTGGAGGCCGCCGTGCCCGCAGTTGCGGCGATCCCTGCAGTCGACTCGACGACGCCGGGCGCACCGAGGTCTGATACCGCCGGCACCGAATGGGTGTCGCGCGGCATGGACTTTGATAGGGGCACCCGTTTCTGTCGCGACAACGGTGGCGGTCTCGTTGTGCTCGCGCGGACCGGATGCAGCGACAGCCACCGAGTAACGGAGCGACTCGACGAGGTCGCTTCCAGAATTCTCGTCGCCGTCGCCGTGATCGACCACGAAAAGATCCCACCGGCACACAGACCCCCCGCGTATCCACACATCTATGGTATCTCGCACGACAACCGGGTCATCGTCTATGATGGCGACCGTAGCGCCGACGACCTCGTTCGATTCGTTGGTTTTGCATTTGGGGGATACACCTTGCGCGACTAGGAGGTCGTGATTGGCGGCGACGATGCGCTGCCGCCGCCTCGAAAACCCCAAGTGCACCATGCGGTCCGACTTTTTCTTGTCTCGCGAAAGAAACAAAGAATCAAAAAAGAAAAGAATCAAAAAAAGGAGAAAAAAAGATTGCTGGTCCGCCAGCACTTTTCGGGGGGCTCGAAAAAGGCGTGTGCCTGGCAAAAGTCTGCCAACAGGCCCGCTGCGCACGCGAGAAGAGAAAAGAGAAAACGAGACAGACGACTCAATCAAAAAAAGGAGAGAATCTACAACGGACGCGCGGTGCGGAGACATGGCCCGACAAGAAGAGGAGCGTGGGCGTGCATGGTGCGTATGGTCGCGTGCGCACACAATAAACTATCGGCAGGACCATGCCGAGGCGCGACAGCAAGGGGCCAATAGCCCTTTTGCCGACCTCGACGCCTTGTGGGACGCGGTAGAGACGGCACTGCCTCGCAACAGTCGATCAGGCGACGTGTCGGTGTTTGAAGAGGGCACCTCGCCCGACTGGGAGAGCGCGTCCAATATCGGCGGCGCCACGTCCGCCTTTTGGTGGCGCCCCGAGGCGACGTGCGACGCCCACAAAATCTATCGCGCCTTTGTGACAGCCGTGCTCATCGAGAGTGCACCGTTGAGCACCAGGATAAAAGGCGTGCGGATGACGCTGGGTCGTGGCGCCCCACGTTATCAGATCTGGGTGTCGCGGCATGACGCCCCCCACCTGTGTGCCCATCACGCTGCTGACCGTCTCCTAGAGACACCGCGCCAACACGCGCTCGCCTTGGTGCCCTGGTTTCGCGCCCTCGTCGGTGCGCCTTTGCAGGCAAAGGCCAACCTAGCGCCGGTACCTCGTACGACGCCGCGCGAGCACTATTACGACCCATCGGCGGAAGAGCAGCCCGACGTCAATGTCTGCAAAAGTGACCCCTTTGGCGCTGCCGTCTTTCGCCACGGCTGAACCGCACGCCGCCGCCTTTTTCCCTCTGGCCCGATGGCCGCTAGACAACAAGACAAATTCCCGACAACTGCATTTTTCCTTTGTTCTTGCGATTGCGCCTCGTCTTTTTTTGGCCAGAAAAGGCGTCGCGGCGTGCGGCCTCCTGATGGGCCTTGGTCCAAAGAGCGGGAAAAAAAAGAAAACAAAGCGGAGCGCAATGGGATTTTTTGCGAGTGCAGAAGAGACAATCGCGACGCGAAAAGAAGAGCCGTTCAACAGCAGGACGCGAGGGCCATGGCGACGCAAATGCCCACTTTGTGTGGCGTCATTTCATCGCAGTCTTCAATACCCAGCATGCGGGCGGCGTCGAGCATGCTCGCAGCAGCGTCTTCCGGTGTCACGGCCTCGACGGCAAGCAGGCGCGCCGCCACAACGAGCCAGCGCATCTCCAAACACAAGCGAGCGATCGCCATAGATTCGGCGAGTCGTCCACCATTTCGGGCGATGGTGATAGCGGCAGCAGCGGCGAGGTCCATTGGGCGCGCCGCAAAGCGCTGGACAAGGCAAACGAGTCTACGCGCTGCATCGCGTAGCGCGCGCAAGTCGTCGACCGCAAGGGCCGATCCTGCCTGCGTGACCAGCGGCGTGCGCGTGTCGGCCGCGCGGCCGTGCAGATAGCAGGCAATGGCCGGCGGGAGGTCATGGTGGGTGGCCAACTCGACAACGCCCGCCAAAGCGGGTCTGCCGATGGCGACCACGGCCCCCGCCCACCGTCCATAGGCACCGACGTCGATCATGGAGATGCGATAATTTGCCGCGATGGAATGCCACAGTGAGACATGTCGTGAGCCGTCGGCGTACATACCGACAGCAACGTAGGCCAGTTGCACCCGTTCCTCACGTACTGCTTGCTGACGCGACGCGGCGCACAAGACATTTCGACTGAACCAAGAGCGGTGCCGGGCAAACTGACACTCGAATTCGGCCAAGACCGCAATCGCCCATTGGGCCGGCGGCAGGTGGCTTCGGTGCGGACCGAAAAAGGTTGCGGCAATGGATCGCGGCGTCGGCGGCCACGGCGAAACAGGCACATACCCACGTCCGATATCGTGTGTGGCAATGCCATAGAGCCCCTCCCAGAACCGCGCATAGATGTGGAGAACCGCCGCGGCCGTCTCGACGTCCATGCCATCGTCCCTGCCGAGCAGACGCGCGCTCTCGGCCAGGACGCCCAGCATGACGGCGTCGTCGGGGACCATGTCGTCCTTGTCTCGGTGCGACCATTCTTGCGCCCATGCGCACACGCCGGCGAGTCGCTCGGCCACCTGTGAGGCATCGGACGGTGCGCGCCATACCTTGGGCGCGGTTGCGCGGTCCTCGCCCGCCATGGCCATGCCGTCGTCTGCCGGTGGCGCGCGCATTCCCGTCGACCGCTTTCTTCTTCTTTTTCTTCTGGGGCCTGCTGTCGGATTTGGCAGGCGTCAGAGAAGAAAAAGAAACAAAAGAGAGACCAACAAGAAAAACAAAAGGAGTAATGAAAATCTTTTACACTATTTTTGGGCCTGTTTTGTGCGCAACCAATGAGATGCGTGCCCGCGAACCGTGCCGCCTAGGCCAAAAATCGTGACGGCCAGACAAAGAATGTGGCGCGTGGCCGCAGTTGCCACCACCCGTCAATTTTTGTGGCCCATCTTGGTGCCCCTCTTTTTTTTTCGTGTGGCTCTTTTTTCTTTTTCTCTTTTGCGCGGTGCCATTGGCGCCAGTCCGCACCGCCTTTTTTTTTCACAAACAAAAACATCGGTTCCAAAAAGACAGAGCGTTGTATCGTGGCCTGGCGGCGCGCGGCAGAGCGCAAAAAAAAGGCAAGCGCCCCAAGAGCCATACTTTGTCCATCGAAAAGAATTGCCAAAAAGAAGGACCAGGGAAAAGAAAGAACAAAAGAGACGACAAAATAACGGGAGAGCGATGATGATGATGACAAAAAAGAGGTCTGCTCGTGCGGCCCTCGGTAATGGTGGTGCGCCGAAAAAGGCACGTCCAGACTCGATGGTCGCGTGCATATCGCGTCCCTCTGATTGCCGTGGGCACAGAGACGATCACGACGCCACAACAATATCGATTGACGACCTCCCCGACGAGATCCTTGTTTTTCTTTTTGACCACCTTCCGTGTCTGACCAGGTGCGGCAATGTTGCCGCCGTGTGCCGACGATGGCGCGCCGTCGCGCTCGACTCGACAACCGGCGCACGTACTCTATGCGCCTCCCGCACCACAATCAACCCGTGTCTGTCGGCAGCATCCGCGTTGCACGTCGACTGCGTAGACGAAGCCCTACGCCTTGCATGGTCGTGGCATGGAGCCGAGTGCGAGCACGCCGCGCGGGCCGGTCGCATCGACCTCGTTGATCGATTTCGCGCGTGCGGATGCCCTTTCGATGCTCACAGTGTGGCCGTCGCGGCCGCGGGAGCCGGCCGTCTCAACGTGTTGCGCCATCTGCACCAACAAAACTTGCTGGAGCCGCGCGGCACCGACCTGATCAGTGCCGCGGCCGCCGGCGGGCACATTGTGTGCGTCGAGTTTGCGCAGAGCGTCGGCTTTCGGTGGTACGCCGGCGCCTGTACGATGGCCGCTGGCAACGGTCACCTCGCTTGTCTGCGCTATCTGCACGAGCATGGCTGTCCATGGGACGAGAGGACGACTGAAGCGGCGGCCGGATATGACCCCGAGCAGAATCCCTATTCGGCGTCCGAGGGGCATATAGACTGCCTGCGCTATCTGCACGAGCACGGCTGTCCCTGGGACGAGGGGACGTGCGGAATCGCCGCCCAGCGCGGCGCCGTCGCATGTCTCGTGTACGCCCTCGACCACGGTTGTCCACGAGACGAATCCAGCCTCGGTGTGGCGGCCGTCTATTCGGGCGAGGTCGCCATCCTAGACGTCCTCCAGGCGCGCCGTCATCGGTGGGACGCATGCGCCACCGCCGTTGCGGCCGAACATGGACGATGGGATCTAGTCGAGATCCTGCGCGCCTATGGGTGCCCATGGGACGTTCGGGTGTGCACGGGACTGACGTCCATGGGCCGTCTCGACCTGTTGCTACGGGCGCGCGCCGACGGATGTCCGTGGGAACCCGAGGCGTGCATGGCCGAGGCCATACGCCATGGTCGCATCGACATTGTGCGTTGGCTCTGTCAACATACATTTGGCAACGGCAACGACCGCGTGCTCAGGGGCGATTATTGCGAGGCGGCCGTCTACAGGGGTCATTGCGACGCGCTCGCGTGTCTGGTCGAACACGAATGTCCGTGGGACCCAACGACAATCGCCCGGACGCTAGGCGCCTGTTTTGACATGGACTGTTTGGACTATGTTGTATCACACGGCATGGTCACGGGTGCGCCCGTGTACTCTGTGATTCGATTGTGCACGCGGGCTGCGCGTGACGGCCGTGTCGACATTCTGCGCCTCCTCTATGCCAGCGGATACCGAGGCGACGCCACCACGACTGCCGCCGCCGCGGAAAGCGGCCATTTGGCGTGTCTGCAGTGGCTCGTCCAACAAGAGTGTCCCGTCGATGCGTCGGCAATCGACAGCGCGACAGGAAGGGGCCATTTGGGCTGTGTGGCCTACCTTTGCGAGCACGGCATCCCGTGGCCTAGGGAATCGTATGGCCTGGCGGTCGCCCAGGGTCACCACACCTGTTTGGCCTACATGGACGCCCACGGTTGTCTGCGCTGCGACGACGCTACCGAAATCGCCGCCGGCCGTGGGCATCTCGATGTCTTGCGCTATCTACACGAAAGCGGCTGTGCGTGGAGCGCCGATACGTGCCTGTGGGCGGCCCGCTATGGCCACTTGGCGTGCCTGCGCTACGCGCACGCCCACGGGGCGCCGATCGACATTGACCAGTGCAAGACGCGCGCCGCCGGCAATGGCCATGGCCCGTGTGTGCGCTACCTGGCGCGCTGTGCTCGTCCCTGACAGTTTTTTTACCGTCGTTGCTCGCATTTCGGCCTTCTTTTTTTTCGTTCATCGACAACAACTCGCATGGCGCCTTTTTTACTAGTCCCCTTTTTTTGCGGTATTTTTTATTGTTTGTGCGCCTCTTTGGCGGCGCAGTGTTTGTGCGGTGCGGAAAAAGGAGAGGCAGTAGTGCGTAAAGTGCGCCCTAGACGGTCACGCGCCGCCGGCCAGTTTGTCGAGATCGGCTGCACAAATGTGCGAGGCGTCGCCGAGCCTCTTGCCGCGCGGCACCACGAGCATCCTCGCGCCTGATTCGGGATCCGACATTTCCATCCCCTTTTCGTAGATCTCTCGGTGGAGGTGGCTCATGGTGGCCGGGAGTTTGATGTTGCGCCTAAACTCGGTCATCGTCCAGTCCATGTAGAGGACGGGCAGGTGGTCGGCCAGGGTCGCCGTGCCCGTAATGTCGTTGCCGTTGGTTCTTTCAGTCGCCATCTGCCAGGAATTTTTTTTCGTTGCGGTCGGGGATCACTTGCGCCTGCCGTGTATGTGCGGTGCCTATTTTGTGAGAATAACAAAAAAATCACACAGCATCCTCTTCCTGCGACAAAAAAAAAAGAAACAAAGGATCAACGAATAGCACAGCGCATGATCGGCCTCTTTTTTTTGTCGAAAAAAAAACAAATAAAGGAACAAAAAAGGGGACACCGAAACCCCGTCTCAGTGTCGCTGTTGGTGTGGCGAGGGAAAACATGCGACAGGGGAAAGATCGCGCATCCAGAATAGCGTTGTGGGATAGAGGGTTTGTTCCTCTTTGTTTATTTCTTGCGTGCATTACTGTCTCGGCGAGCAGACCAAGTGGACCATATAGGCGCAGGCGACGCCGAGAGCACTCAACTCGAACCAATGATTTCGCAAAAGGCGCAGTGGACTGGGGCACTCGTGGTAGATCATCGCCCGGTAGCGATCATACTGGCGCCTTTCCCAAAACCCGAAAATGGCATTCTTTTCCTCGTCGAGGAGGCGGCCCATAGTCGCGCGTATTTTGTCCCTGTCGTCTTTGCCGAGTAGGATCTCACCGCACCGCGGGCAGCACTCGACCGATCGTTGCTTTATGCCGTCGTCGGCGCGACGAGCATGCACAGCGTCGCGTTGAGCGTCGCACGCCGCGACAAGGCTCGCTATGGCCAACGAATCGGCCGTGCACCTGACGCGCCCCAAGAGGGCCGGATCAATATCGATTGTGCCGCACCGCAAGTGATCCACAACGATGGCAAAGCATTACGGGTCATAATCGAGAAAGTAGGACCCGTCGTCGAGTCGCGTCGCCGGCGGGAGCACGGCGTCGGGCGCAAACATGCGTCCCAACACGGAACGGGCGTCCTTGGTCAGGGTGCTCTGCGCCACCAGCATCGGTTTGCCGCCCACGTTGAGACGCACGATGGCGTCCTCGCTCTCGACTTGGCGTCCCTCTGCATCCGCCATGTTGCCGATATAGGCGTATTGTGCTCGCGCGTACTCTTTTTTGTTGTTGTCGTTGTCCTCGGTGCAATCCGCGTGGTGGCGTTTTTAGCGCGGGCTTTTGGTTGACCGGCAGAGTCTGCCAAATCGTTGCCGTGGACATACTTTTTTTTGCCGCATAGTTGTCCATTGGTCCAGCCGGCCGGCTTATTGGAGGCCGCCGCGCCAAATGCGCACCGACCATCGCGAAAAAAAAAAGACAGAGGCCCGCGCCGACAGAATTATTCCCTCTGTCGGGCATCGACACACGCACCCAAAAGAGACAGACAAAAAAATAAAAACGGCAAAAAAAGGAAACGGACGAGACGGTCAAGGCGAAACAGTTTATACCGGCGTCCAGCAATGACGACAATGTATGACGGACGGCAAGGACAAGACAGTCTCGCGTGTCTCTTGCGCCGGGCGGGCGTTGACGCCGACGTCCTCCTGGCCTTTCGCGACACACCCGTGACGCGCATACTCGCCGCCTTTGCGTGCGCCAAGTGCGCCCCGCCCGATGGCCATGCTTTGTGTCTGGCCGACCAGATTAATCACCGCGTGCGTCGGTGGGCCGCAGGCGACGGCGACCCTGGCCCATTGGCGCCCGCAGGCTACGCGGACCGTACCTTGCTGGGCGCGTGCATCCGTGCGCTCGTGCCTGACAAAGTCGTGCACGCCGTCGTCGACGCGATCCTCTGTCTCGACGACACTGAAACGTGCGACAACGTGCGAGTGTGTGCCGACAGGGACATACTGTCAAAGAAAGACGCAACGCCGCTCCGCCTGTGTAAACCTAGCGCGCGGGATCGTGCACGCCTCAGAGCGTGGGCCTGGCTCAACTCCATGGCCGCCGAGCGCGCCAGGGCCTGGGTGGGCTGCATACGCGCGTCGGGACCGTTCTGGGAGGATGTCGCGCGCCCGTGCGCATCGACATCGAGAGCCACCATCCTATCCCTCAACGCCGACTTGCCTTGTGGGTTGCGCGGAGAGGTCGATGCCGTCGCGCTGGCGCAATATGCCCGAGATCTAGAGGATGACGCGGCCCGGGGCCGGGTGGAGCGCCTTGTGTGCCATCTCGACGCGCGCACAACGGCCTTTCTCCGACCGCCCTATTACACGGGCGATTACACGTCGTGCAACGTCTTTATCGAGGGCGACGCGCTCTTTGGCCTCGGCGCCAAGTGGTGACCTCGACCGGAAGAGGGAAAAAAAAGAAAAAAGGTAGACGACGTCGTTGCCAGCACCGACCATCTTTCTGATCCTCATTCCTTGCATGCGCCAGGCGCTGCTGCCCTTTTTTCCGATTTTTCTCCGTCTGGATGGTGTGCGTGTTGTCGCGCTGGCGGGCCCGCATCGACAGCCACCACCACCGCGCGCCCCTCTTCTCCTTTTGTGCGGCGAGCAAAAAAAAAAGAAAAACCACAAATAACAAAGAAAAAGGAGGAAAAAATGTTTGCGAGGGCGAAAGGTCAGCCCATGCCGGTTTGCATATTTGTCCCCCCTCCCCACGCACGCCTTTTCCATGGCGACTTTTGCTGCAGCGCGTGGCGCGTAAAGAAACCAAGCCACCCTTGTGCACATGCGCAGCACACACACACACGCACAAAAAGCCCGGTGGCCGGTCGACTAGGAAAATAAAAAAATAAATTGTTTTTTTCTGGGAAGGAATAGGGTGCTGCAGGCGGTGGAGGTCGCACGCCTAAAAAAGTGCCGGTGGGATTTGTGGGCGCGGGCGCAAACGGGCAACGGCAAAGCACGGATCAGCGGCGCGTCAAAGTGAGCGAGGGTGGGTAGCGCGAGAGCGTCGTCGACACGGCGCGCCAAGGACTCGCGTCGCCGCGCGCGGCCGCCAATGCTACCGAGCCGTCGACCAGCGCGGCCACAGTGTCGGGATGCGGGGTGAGATGGGACAGAGAGTCAAAGAGCGAGACCCCGGCGCGGAGGGCCGCGTCCGATGGCGGCGTGCGCACGGCGCCCGATGGGGCCCGCCGGTCGACGGCGTACCACGACGGTGGCACGACGGCCAGCGCGGCAAACTGATCGTGCGTCGGCCATTGGCATTCGTAGAGTCCGCAGGCGACAAACAGCGCGCCGGCCATCGCCACAAGGATGGCCTCGTCGCTGCACGACCACTCTGTCGCCACAGAGGGCGCCACGCCGCCTTCCAGGTAGTGGTCGAGCATGGCGACGGCGCTGGCCACCGTGTAGGCGTTTAGGTCATGGCGATCGGCAAAGGTGCACGCACGCGTCACGGCCACGCGGCGCGCCGCCAGCGTCGGAGTCTTGATCGAGGGGTCGCCGGCGCGGGGCCGCTCGTCGGCTCTTGCGACGCCGCTAGCCAGGGCGCGGTAGGCGCACAAGGGAAGGAATCGAGGCATGTCATGTCGACTGTCGTGTCTACCCTCGTGTTCCGACCAATCCATGGCGGCGTCTGGCGTCGTAGGACCGCCGCCATCATCTGCGTCGAGTTTGTTGTTGTCGCCGCCGTCTGTTCCTTTTATGGGGTCATCCGCGTCGACAATGTCGTCCGCATGGCGGTCGCCTCGATTCGGTCGACACACAGGGGGACGCGCGCTGGCGTCGTCTGCGCCGGAAGCGGCATCGTGCCCACAATAGTCCTGCGCAGATGAATCGCCGGCGGCATCAGAGGCGACAAACGGATGGGCGAGCGCGGCCGCCGCCGAGATTCGCCGCTGTGGATCGACGCACAAGAGGCGCTCGATGAGGTCGATCAAGTCGGCATAGGGTTCACCGTCGCCATCGCTGTCTGCATCCGCAGAGGACGTGCGCGGAATCGATCCAACGCCAGAGCGGCCCGTGGCGGCGCGCGCCGCCATGGCACGCACGAGATCGCGCACGAGATGCGGCCGCGGTGGGCCGTCGAGACGAAACACGGCGCGCACCCGGTGCACCAGCGTCTCCTCGGGCTCGCTCGGCGTCAGGTGGCCGCCGGCGAGCACCTCCATGAGCACGACGCCAAAGGACCACATGTCCACCGCGCACCCATAGGCCAGGCCGCGCTCGACGGCCCGGCGCGTGCCATAGTGGAGCAACACCTCGGGCGGCTTGTAGAGGTGGGTGACGACGTTGGCCGTGAAGCGCGCGACAAAGGGGGCGACGCCCGACGGCGGGTCAGTGGCCGGTCTGGTGGATTTCGTGTTGGTCTTGGGGGTTGCAGTGGGCGCGACGGGCGACGGAGTGCCCGTGTCGCCGGGCGCCAGGGCCTGACGCCGCCGCCGTTGCCGTCGGACGCCAGTCTCGCAGATTTCAGGTCCCGGCCGACGCACGAATCGCGCCAGGCCAAAGTCAGAGAGGCGAAAGCGTAGCGTGTCTGACGCGACGTCGCCCGTGTAGAGGATGTTGTTGGGCTTGATGTCGCGGTGCGCCAGCCCGAGCCGATCGTGCATAAAGGCCAGCGCCGGCAGGATGTCCTTGGCGACGAGGCGCGCGACGTGCACGCGCAATTCAAACGGACATGCGCTACCGTGCGGGGCCGACCGCGGCGACGCCCCCGTGAGGTCGATCAAAGACGTCGGCGATGCCATCGACGACGATATCGAGGCCGACCCCAAAGACGACGAGGACGCGTCGGACACCGTCGACGACGCGGAAAAGGAGGATGATGACGCGAGCGAACCGCCACAGCCGCCGCGCCCGGCCATGGTTTTGATGACGCGCCCGAGGTGGCCGTCCATGAGGTCCATCAGCAGGGCGCACTCGATCCCGCCCGTCCCCACGCCCGCGCGGACCATGGCCAGGCGCGCGTCGCGCACCGCCACCACCGACGGATGGCCGGCGAGCGCCGCCGCCGCGGCCAGTTCGCGAAAGACCATGTGGGCGCTCGCCGGCGAGACGCCCGGTCGAAAGGCGCTCGCCGGCGGACCGTCGCGGCTTCCGCGATAGTCGTTGGGCAGGAGGCCCATCTCTTTGAGCGCGACGCGCTCGCCCGTAGTGGGGTGGCGCACCTCGTGGACGCACCCAAAGGTGCCGCAGCCGAGCGGTCGCACGCGCTTCCATCGCCGCGGCGGCACCTGCGCCAAAAGGCGTATCTCTTTTTGTTTTTGGCCTTTGGTCGTCGTCGTCGTCGCCGGGGTGGGCGTAGCCGCGTCGCACGGGGGCGCCCTTTTCGGTGGCGGCCTCGTCTTGGATGTCGATGTTCTAGCGGTGTCAGCGCTATCGCCGCCGCCGCCGGCTGTCCCTACGGTGCCGACTATGGCGGCCACGGTCTCCACGGTCGCGCGCTTGGAGCGCGACGGCACGATCTGCTTTGGTTGTGGCTGTTGGTGCGTCGAGCCCCTCTTGGCGGACCCCTCTGACACCGAACGCGTAGACATCATTGGAAGCGGCGGCGGCCCCATGGTGCGCCGTCGCTTGGAGGCAGAGGGAGGTGCCGGTGGATCAGCCGCACGCTTGCTCCGTCGGTCGACGACGAGACACGCCGCCGGGTTGGGCACCTTGTGGCGCCGGCGCCGGAGCGAGGCCTCATCGGCGTCCAGGTCACGCGCCGTCCAGCCGGCCGACGTCCATGTCATGATGCGCGTCACCGGGTCCCTCGGTGCAGTGTGTGCGCTGTGTGTGGTTTCCTCCATGGGCGCCCTCCTTTCGCGCGCGCGCGTGTCTGTGCAGAGTGGGTGATATCGCTCTTTTGCTTTTTTTTTGCCTTCCGTCGGTTCTGTATTGATCTCGCGCGCCGCCTCTCTTTGTGTGCGGGTCTCGTCGCCCTGCGCTTGTTTGCGTCGGTCCCTGGCCGTGTGCGGCTTTTTTCTTTCTCTCTCTCTCTCTCTCTCTCTCTCTCTTGCAAGAGGGGACTGTGGGCACAGACTCTTTGTGTCGCGGTCGTAGTTGTTGTGGTCGCACGCGGCAGCGCGCCGGCTTGGAAGAAAAAAAAAAGAAGAAAAAAAGATACAGAAAGGCGGTCCACGACGACGGTCAGCAAGGGCAACGAAAAAGGATGGAAATAGGCAGGCAAAAGGCCTCAAAGTGAGCATGTAGTTTTGTGCAGCGCACAGACGCAGCCCGGTCGACACAGTGCTCGGTCCCGGCGGTCATCGCGCTTTATTTGTGACTTTTTTCCATTATTTTCCCTATTATTTCTCGCTTTTTTTGCGAGGTTTCCGTTTTTTTTGTGTCGTAAAAAAGGGGTCTTGCTCTTGGGCGCACGGATCGACGGTGCTCTGCGGCCTGCCCCACCGCGCCCTAGGGAAAAAGGACCGGCGCCGTCGCTGTGACCTGCGATCACGCCGATCTACGCACTTTCGAGCGGCAGAGGCAACAGAGAGTCTTGGAATCGCCAAAGGGACGCTCTGAAAAAAATGTCTGCGCTCCGTTGGTCTGCCTGCTTGAAAAAAAAATAGGTTGCAGACACGCACGGCACAAGCATGCCAACTGTCAACACCCTATTTTTTTTCTTTTGTGTCTGGACAGGCAAAAGGGGTGGGCCGTATACACTTTCGGGACGATTTGTTGGCTCTTTATGGCTTTCTTTTGTCCGCAGCCGTCCACGAGAGCACGCGCACACTCGATGGACCCCGCCTTTGCCTTTTTTTTTGTTCTTGCGCACATGAAAAAGAGACATTTTTTTTGATTGATCAGCGCGTGCTCGGGCCACCAGCGGCCGGTGCGCGGCCTCTCTTTCTGCCTGGCCTTGCCACGGCGCCCGCTTCTGTCACTTTTTCTCTAGACCCAGACGGCATAAAAAAAGAGAGAGGCAAAAAAAAAGACAACAAATTTGCCCCTGACGAAATGTGCCCCGTTTTTCTTTGCCCCATGAAAAAGAAAAAGTGAAAAACGAATGGGGGCGCCTGCCGGCCGTGTTGGGCGGACGCGACCGCGCTTTTGGCAGAGACGGGCATTGTCTCTCGAAAAAAAAACACGAGCAAGGGCATCGAGCGCGCGATCACACCCGGGATGAGGCCGCGAAAGAAGCGCGCCCGACAACGGCGCACACCGTCGACCGAGCGGAAAGGCGCACCTCTGGTTGGTAACAGAGGCGCGCTAAAAAAATACCAAGAAATAAAGATCGAGAAAAAACAGAAAAAAAAGATGAGGGCCGTCCAGCGGCGCACTGGCGCACACATGCCGGGCACCGTCGCAGCGATTGTCCTCGTCATCTTGGTCGTCATCGTTGGCGCCGCCCTCGTGTTGGCAGCCTCGCGCCAAAGGGTCTCTCGTCGGTGCGGCACGCCGCCGCACCTGCATCTTGTCTTGACCGAGGCGCAGCGCCGAGGGAGGGCGACGGCCGACACCGTGGCCAGAGCCAATGCGGCGCGGTTTCCACGCGCGCGCATGACACGCGCCCAACACATTCTCGCTGCCGCCGCGCGCCGTGGCTGGGACATAACCGTGTGGGACGCCGCGGGCGCCATTGTGAGCACAACAACGCAGTCTGGCAGCCCATCGGGTGCCGCCGCTGCCGTGCGATTGGACGACAATGTCGACGACGATGCCGCCTACCGTGCCCCGTGGCGATGGAGCGGCGGACCCGACGACGGGAATACCGTGCGGCGTATTCTCTCGCATGGGGGCATCGTCCGCCTGGTGCCGCCGCCGGGCCAGACATCTTTCGGGAGCCTGCCGCCCATTGTTTGCCGCCGGGATTCGATTTCGTGGACGCCGCGTCCCGATGCGATGCTCGCCGGCGACAAGCGCGCATGCAGCCGGTGGCTGGCGGGTCACGGCGTCCCGGTCCCACCCAACGCCATGGTCGTCATGGACGTTGGTGCCATTCGGCGTCGTCCATCAGTGAGCGCAGCCACCAAGGACGTCGCCCAGATGTTGGGCGACCGCGCCGACCTCGGACGACTCGTGCAAGGGGGCCACGATGACAACATACGGCCGACAATAGTGATCAAACCGGTCGAGGGCACGTGCGGGCGTGGCATCGTGGCCGATCTCATGGGCGTGTATGCCGTGGCTGGGGCCTTGGCGCGCTCGTGCCGCCTCACCGGTACATCGAGATGGCTGATCGAGAGGCAGATCGCGGGACCGTCGCATCGCACAATTATCGCCTGTCCACCTTTGGGCGCGCCGCCACGCATCGTCTACATGTGTGAACGACTACCGCCGATGGTGGTGGGCGACGGCACGCGCACAGTCGACGAATTGCTGGCGGCGGATGCACAGGCGCGCACCTTGTGGCACCCACCCGCACCGATCGCCGACGTCGAGTGGATGCGACGCCACGGCGCCGACCCGCGGCACTGCGTGCCCGAGGCGGGCCAACTGGTGCGCGTGCGCATGGCCACCAACTGGGCGCAGGGCGGTGCCCACTGGCGCGTTGATCCCGACGTGTGCCTCCACCGCGACAATGCCGCCATGCTGTGTGAGGCGGCGAGGTGCTTTCCCGGCCGGCCATTTCTCGTCGCCCTGGATACCGTCGGGGATCCGTCGGTGGCCTGGTGGCGCGAGGATGCCGTCGGTCCGATGGTGCATGATGTTGAACTCAATTCAGGTCTTGAAGACATTCCCGGCGGGTGCGACTGGGTGCCCGCCGACGAGAGCCGCGTCTTTGACGCCATCCTCCAGGCCTATGTCGCCTGACGCTCATTCGAGTATTTCTGGTCCCGCTGCAGATGCCCATCGTCCTTTCGACGGCCACGACGACCAAAAAAACACAGGCCGCAAGCCTACTCTTGGAAAGAGGACCCTTGCCCGTGGCGCTGGACTGACAAGAAAAAAAAGTGCCTGTCGTCGTCAACAACCGTGCGCGACGCACGGCAACGGTCAGCCGAAAAGACACAACGATTACGCATTCGCCCTGATGCCACGGAAATGTGCCAGCAGCGGGCTAGGGTTGTTTTGCCCCGACCTGCCGGTCGTCGCGCGCCGCCGATCCTGCCAAAGCCAATGGCGGCAACAATGAGGCCGATACAGAATTTGAAGAAAAAAAAAGAGGCAGACGATGTGCGTAGGCGGCGGCTCGGCAAAGCCGGCACGCTCTCGCCTTTTTGGCGCGAGAAAAAAAGAGAAAGAAGAAAAAAAATACAATAGGCAATTTCGCCGTGCCGCTCGCTTGCATTGCCGCCGCGCCAGGAGACAAATTTTTTTTTAAAAAAAAGAAAAAGGCAAAGAGATAAAAAGTGTCTGCTTGTTGTGGTTGGGCGGTTCTTGTTGGGGCCTTTTTTTTAATAATGCTACACATCGCGGGTCCAGTGCTTGCGGATCGGTTAACCGACGACTAAAATCCAGGATTTTAGAGGGATTTTTTGGTTTATATGATTTATTATTGGACAATTCGGTGTGGATTAGTCGACGGCTAACCGACCCGCAAGCACTGCGCGGGTCGACAAGGCCGTCATGCGCGGGTCGCCTTGCGCCATGCGGGCGATGCGATCGGCCTGGTGGTGCTTGAGCATGTGCTCAAAGAGCACGTCGGTCGACTCCATGGCGTCGATCCAGGCCAACATGCCGCGCAGGCTCCTCTCCATGTCAATGACCCTGTTTCAGTCACTGCCGCCGACAGCGCCGGAACCGCCATTGTCGTACTCCCTCAACATGATCTTGGCGAGCGCTATTGTTTTGCCCGATCCAAGCCGGTTGTCGAGTGAGGGGCAGCGTCCATCCGTACGACGAGCGCAGATGTCGATAAGGACTCTGAGTACAGCGCCCATCGCGTCGATGCGCTCTGCCGTCCACGACACGGTGCCGGGTCCGTCGGCGAGAGCGATGGTCGTGACGCGCATCCACGACCACTCCCACGAGCGCTCCATTGTCCGGTGATAGGCATGGAGGTCTCCTTTGCCGTGTACCTGCACGGTAGTGGCCGTCAAAGTCAAGGCGATCGCCTCTGCGACCTCTTTGATGGTCCACGACTTTGATGGATCGCGACGCAGTGAGAAGCGACCGGCGTCGTCGCGCACAAAGTAGAGCGTGCCTCCCTCGATGCGTGTTCTGTGTGGGAAACACCACGTCGTCTTTGCGATGCCAATGGTCTCGCCTTTAGGCACGGCATGGAGGACGTCGCCGGCCACGCGGCAGTTGTGCTGAAACTCGACCTTGGACAGGCGTGCCTTGTCGATCGTGCCGGTTGGCGGATCGACGCATCCCAGTATCGATTCGCGCACCGCGGTGAGGTCAATCCACGAGTCCCTGTCAGGCCAAGGCACCGACGGTCGAGGGACACTTGCGCCGTTGGTCTCTGTCGCGTCGCTCATTGTTTTTGTCTGTGCCTGGGTTTTTTTCGATCTCTCTCTCTCTCTCTCTCTCTCTCTTGTGCAGACTCTTGTCGTGTCTTTTTGGTTGTCTGCGCCCACGGCGGCGGTGGCTATCGCAGAGGGACCAATCACATGCGCTCTCTTTTCTTGGCCTTTTGCCGCTAGCGCCAAAAAAGTCGGCCTCCTTGGTCCACCCGCCAGCCGGCGAACACGACTTTTCTCTTGTTGCTCATCCTCGCAAACAAACACCAGGCGGCCAACCGACTGCGCGGGCAAGATTTCTTTTTTTTTGTTCTTTTCTCGGCGCTGCGGTTATCACCAACATTTGTTGGGCACGGTGCTATGCCAACGCCCCGTCCTCTCAATTTCCTACCAATGAAAATTCAGAAAAATGCGATTTAAGAATTGGGATTGGGTGAAAACCGGAACAACGGGCCGTCAGCCAGCGCGAGTTGGGCAGAGAGGGCAAAGCGGCGCCGACATTTAGGCCTTTTTTGGGTTTGGTGGTTGCTCTCTTCTTTGCTCGTGCTTGTGTGGTCCCTCTGTTTGAGAAAAGATTCCCTTGTGCGTATGTGTCTGCACGGTTGCCTGCCCGACCCCGATGCGGCCTCTCTCATCTTTCTTTTCTTCCTTCATTTCTCAAACAATGGGTCGACAACAAGAGACTTGTTCTGCCTTTTTCCATGGCGGCTTTGCCCGGCGCCGGGATCGTCGCGGTGAAGGTCGCCTGCCCTCGGGGTTTTTTTTTGAAAAAAAAAAGAGTCTTTGCTGTGGGGGACAGGTGGCCTGTGGGAATGGCGCCGCACGCGACCACCCCGGCTTTCGGGGTGCGCCAGAGGCAAAGGTGCCCGAACCGCCGGTTGCCACCCACAACACACCCTTTTTTTCCTCTCTCCCGGCCCTGTACGTGGATGTCGTCATTGAACATGGGCGCCATACCCGACGGCCGCGCCAGGCTTGGGAGGCGATGCCTTGGTGCGCTCGTCGCGGTCGTGCTCGCTGGCATCGTGCTCGTTGCACTGTACGCTGTCGGCGTAGCCAGACGTCGGGTGTGCCTCGACTCTGTCACGACACCGTCGGCCCTAGCCGTGTTGGGGATAAACGACGTGGCGGCACTGCCCGGAGGCACGTTGCGTGCGCTCGCCCACCGCACGCGCGTGCCGCTGTTGGTGCGCTTTGACGTGCCCAAACCGTGGGACCACGATGCTGCCGCCTGGTCGCGTACATTCCAATGGGACCGCCAGCCTTTTAGCGAGGCCGAGGTACGCCACATGTGGCGTTGCTACAACCGCGACGGTTGGGGCGGTGGCCGCCAGCATCCTCTCGCGCAGGCCGATGGCAACAGCGACAAAAGTGTAGACGACGACATTGGAGCCATGTGGGCACGCGTGCGTGCCCACGTCATGGACCGCGCAAGGGCGGCAGGTGTTGACGACGGCGCGTGGTGCCAAAAGCCGGTGGCCTTTTCGCACTATGTTGCCCGTCGATGGTTGGCCGCGCATCCGGCGCTGGCCGATCTCGCCCCGGTCCTTGACTTGGAGTCGGCGCCGCACCGGGCCTATGTCGACGTCAAGGTGTGGTTCAACAGCGCCGGCTACTGCACGGGCGCCCACTATGACCCGCTCAACAACCTGTCGGTCAATGCGTGCGGCCGCAAGCGCTGGCTGTTGGCGGCGCCGCGCGACCACGACTGCTTTTACCCGACCGAGCGTGTCGAGACCACTGGCGTCCAACGGTATCGCGTGCGCAACCACTATGTCGACGCCACGGCCATCGATCCGACCACGGGCGGCTTGCTCTACCCGCGTCTGGCCGACGCGCGCATGATCGAGGTCGATGTCATGCCGGGCCACGTACTCGTCGTGCCCCGCCGATGGATACACTTTGTCGCTACCGTTGAGCCCTCGGTCTCGTTCACCATCAACATGCCCACCGGTGCAGGTTGATCGCAACCGTCTCCTTGTCCTTTTCCGGTCGGTCATTGCGGCGCGCCCCCGCGGCTCCCTTTTTTCAGTCCCTTTGTAATGGCCCTGTTGGTTTTGTTTTTTTTTCATTTCAATTTCATTCTTTGGCGTATGAGCCTGCGGTGCCGATGGTCGTCCGCGACAAGGTGAGCCAAGACAAACACACCACAAAAAGAAATTTTATTTCTGCGGCTCAAAACACACACACACACACACAAAATGGAGCGACAGGGATTCACCGCGGTCGGACGGGCATAGGGCGCGCCACGACAACGACGGGCCGCTGGGCCAGTCCTCGCGGCATCGATGGCGGCCGAAAGCCTGGCGTAGTCGCTGCCGGCGGGTTGGCGACCGGACGGCGGCGCAACACGGCCTCGTCGGCGGGCGGCAGGTCGGGCCCTCCACCTCCACCCTCTCCTCCTTCGCCGCCTTCGCCCCCCTCTCCTCCCTCGCCGCCCTCTCCACCTTCTCCGCCCTCTCCACCTTCGCCACCTTCTCCACCTTCCCCGCCCTCGCCGCCTCCCGTTGCCTCTCCCCCGCCTCCGCCGCCGCGCAGGCCGAAAAAGGCCGCAATGCCGGCGACGGCGAGGGCGATATAGGTCCAGATGCTGGTGACGGCATTTCGTATGGCCCTGGCCGCCCGCTGGCCGGCAGCGGCGAGGCCGCACAAAAGACCGCTGACTCGGATGTCGCCCTTGGCGTCCTTGGGGCAGCCCGTGCCAAAGAGGATCGTGACCACGGACACGATCACGACGAGCACGGCGATGACGCCCAGTGCGATCTTGACCCAGCGCCACACATCGGTCGGTTGTCGGGGCGGTTCGAGGGCGCCAGGGATGGCCCCCGGCACGGCGCCGGCCTCGATCGCCGCCGGCGCGGTCGTGGTCTCGGTCGCCACCAAGGCGGCCATTGTTGATCGTCGAGTTCCTTTTTTTTTCTTTTTTCCTCCTGTCGTCAACGTTTTTCTCAACGACGACGCAAATGCAGGCGGGCGCCGCGGTGCAACTCGATGGCTTGTGTCTGCCTTTTTTTCCCTAGACCGCGCGCGATCGGGGTCGCGTGGTCGTCCTCAAGGGCGAGTGGGCGTCGGCGTTGGCGGTCCCTCTTGTTCTTGTTGTAGGGGGTCTGCGCATCGGCGCCGCGGCTGTCTCGCCGTGCGACGGACACGCTTGGCTCAGGCGGGTTTGGGCGCCCCGTTCCCCCGTCGCAAGAGGAGAAGGAGCCTCGGAGAGACGACGGCCTGCGCAGTTGCCTTTTTTTTCCTTTTTTTCTCCCTCTCATCGCCATCAACGCACGAGCGCGGCGCAGATAAATACAGAGTCGGTGCATCTATCGCCGCGGCGGCCGTCGCTGCCGGCAAGACCATGGACCGAGGAGAGGCGTGGATCGCGTACACAAGGGGCGCGCCGCGCGGCGCGGGCCTCGTGGTCCGCGTGCTCGCGGCGGCTGTGGGTCTATTGGCCACCCTCGTGGCGACGTCATACTGTGCAGCAGCGACGGACCGTCTGGGATCATGTCGGCTCCTCTCGGTGCCCGACGCCGTAGCCCGACGCCGCCAACGACAGGCCGGCACGCTGCGCCACCTCGCGGCTGGACTGCCTCTGGGTAGACCCATGCGCCCTGCGCCTCTGCGCACCCCGTGACAATGCCCCGTCGTCCTCCCCTCGCGCATCCAAAAAAAAAAAGTTTGTATGCCCAGCCCCACGCGCGTCAACCCGACAAACAAACCCAAACCAAGGCGCCAAAAAATGCGCCAACAACGTGGCACTTTTGGACCAATCTCTCTCTTTTTTTGCCAGCCTACAAACGGCAACGAGCACTTTTTCCGAGCGTGAGCGACTCTTGTCGGGTCTTCTAGGAGGCAGAGGAAAAAAGAGAACAGGCGCGCGATGCGCGGCGCCCGCTGGTGGGCTCGACGTCTGCGGTCCGTCGCCCACCTGTCAAAGTAGCGTCGGCCTAGACTATTTTTAGACCCGCGCCAAGGACGACGCCCGGGGGGCAAGGAACAACGGGATCTCGAACAAAAATACGCAGTCAAGGGCCTGGTTTGCACACGACGCACACGCGAGGCCCTCCACCGCCAGCCTTTGCCTCCCGTCTGCCTTGCGCAAAGAGGAGGGAAAAAGGGAAATCCCGAGAAAATGATTGGAGAAAATATCCAGAGCATGGAGCGTGAACCGACAGGCAATCGTGCGGCGCTACGCGAGGGGCTGCGCGAAGCACTGCGCGAGCGCGTGAGCAACCCGCCTGCCACAACCGCACAAAGACCTTTGCGCACCCCGGACGCCGAGACACTGGGCCAGGTCATCCAGTATGGCATGAGGCGCCTGGACGAGGCCGCCGACGTGCTCTGTGCCGTCGGCGTCCGCGACGCCTCGCACCGTGACGCGCTCACCTATGTGCAACGCCTCGAACACGGCGCGTGCATGCCGGCGATGGCGTCCGCACTGCAGAGATTGGGCGTGCCAACAGACCAACTGGCCGATTGGCTAGCCGTCGTGCGCAACCTCTACACGGCCTTTTGGCACGGCGTCGCGGCCGTGCCGTCGGCCGTGGCCCTCTGGGGCACGGCTCTCGGTGATCCACCGACGCCGCGCTCCGTCAACCGGTGGCTGCAGGCGCATTTCGGTGACGGCGCGGCGTCGGATCTCGACCCGGCGCCGCTCAAGGAGCCTCGCGCGTGGGCCAACGTAGCGGCCGACGCTGTTGAGACCTTATGGCGCTACGCCCCCGCCGGCGATCGTGTGCCCGACGTGTGGGTCGCGCGTCGCACCGCCCTCTGGGAGCGCGGCGCATGCGCCCCCGACGCGCTCTTTGTCTTGGTCGTGGCCGATGATCTGCCCGCTGGGTCGCTCTCGATGCACATCGCGCCGCACGAGACAATGGTTACGCGCACAGCGGTTCTCTATGCAGCCGACCGACTGTCTGGCGATGCGCGCCATCGCCTGCGCGTTGTGTGTCACGCATCGTCCACATTGGCCCTCGCGTCGACACCACACGACCCCGTCGAGTGTCGAGATCGCGACGCGCCCCAGGTCTTTGTGGCCGCCGATGCCGCAGTCATGCTGGCGCCATTGGCCATGCCGTCGGGGGTGCCGTGGACGCCGGTCGAGGCCATGTGGCGCTGGATGGCATCGGTCGCTGACGACGACAGGTCCACCGTGGCCGGGGTCTCGTCTTTGCTCGCTCCGCCGGCGGCGCCCACGACGTCGCCAGACCATCTCGCACGAGGGCGCCTTCTAGCAGAGGCGGTGCGCGGTGCCGTGGTCGACGACGCGCGCGCACATGTCGCACATGCCGACACAATCCGTACACATGGTCTGTCGGGTGCATTGTATGGTTCTTTTGCAGCGTGCGCGCACGTTGTCACATTGGGCTGTTTCTGACTATTTGTTTTTTGTCCTCTTTTTTCGGTGCCATTGCGTGCGTGGGCGCGTGTGCACCCACAAATGACCACCCACCCGTACCTACTTGCACACAGTAGACCACAGCATGCCCCCGCTGCGCACGGCAGAGCGAGCCAGAGACGCCACGACGAGGGCGGCCGCGGCAGTGCGCGACGCCCTCCAGGCCGCCGCAAGGCACCCGGTAGGACCCGTGCGCGTGCTGGCCATGGACGCGTGCCTGCTCGACGCATTGCTCATCGACTTTTGGCATCGGTGGAGTCGCCGCAGTACCGCCACGGGATACACCGAGCACGCGTGGCCGGCTGTTTCAGCCGCGTGACCTCTTTGGTGCCTGTTGCTTTTTTCGGCGCATCTTTTGCTGTGCCCGCCCCCATATTCTCTTTTTTCTGCAGGTTCTGCTTTTCTGTGCTTTGCAATGGAGAGAATACAAAGAAAAAACGAAAAAATAAATGGCGAAAAGAGCGCCGGCCGCATTGCGCCGCGCGCGCAAGACCGAGCGGCCTCCTTTGTTCGCCGCTGACTAGACCTGCGCATTTTTCGCTCGCCGCAAAAATGTGGCGGCATTGGTCGAGAAAATCTGTGCACGCTTGGGGTTGGTCCCGCGCGGTGCTTGCTGATGACTGCGGCTCCTGACCAGACGATTCAATACATTATCAAACAACATCGCCTTTTGATTTTCTATTGGTTCATTCCGACAGAAGTTTAAGTCAAAGTCATCGGCGAGCGCTGGGCCCGCGCTTCGCGCGTGGCTGCGGGTCTCCTGCGCGACATGCTGGGTCGAGTTCTTTTTTTTTCCTTCTGTGTCGAGCAGGCGCGCTCTGTCTCGTCGGCCAGACCGCTTTTTGTTTCGTACCGACGCCATGTCTGTCATCAATCGCAAGCGCGCTGCCGGTGCTGTCCTTGAGGACCAAGATCCGCCGACCCCCATGCTACCTGGACGAAAGCGCCAACGCGCAGACGCGGACCATCTTGGCGCGCACATGTCGCCGACCGACACTGATCCCCCTAGACACGACAGTGCCGCCGCCATAGCCACTGAATTAGAACACATCCCCGACGCGGTGATCGAGGCCATTGTCGACTCGCTCGACGACCGCGACTTTGCCGCGTGCATGGTGGCGTCGCGCCTGTTTTGGGTCTGCTCCAAGGCGCGCGCCCGTGCGCGCCTCCTGTCCAAGACCCTGTCGCCCGACGAGGCCGTGCTTTTAGACGACCCCGTGCGTGTGCTCGACTATATGCGTCGGCGCCGCGCGACACGTTTTCGCCCCCAACACCTCCGTGCGGCGGCCAAGCGCGGCCGTACCGATGCCGTACGTTGGCTCGTCGATCACGCCGACTGGCAAGTGGACGACGCCTCGACGATGGCGCTCTGGTTGGCCAACGACGGCGCGGCACCCGTCGCCCTCGCCGCCGAGTCGGACGCGGACTCGTGTTATGAAGAATGCCACTACAGCGGGCCCAAGCGTCCCGGCGACCCGTGCCCGTCATGCGGACCGTCGCGCGTCATCGACCAACGCCGAACCGACGGCATGACGATCCGTGTACCCCTCTGTCTGTGCGGCGTCGGGGATGCTGCCGCCAAGCGCGCCCATCGTTCCACGCTCGACGCGCTCCTTGGTGCGCACGGGTACGGCCACACAGACATTGCCGTGCCCATGGCCGTCTCTGCCGGTCACACGGACGTCGCCGAGCAACTCCTCGACCGGGGCAATGTCGCCGTGTCGCTCAAGTTCTGGTCGGAAGACGACATTGTCTCGCAGACGGCGTGTCGCGGCCGCGTCGACCTCGCTTTGCGCATATTTGCCGCTGCCGGCACGTCGTGTTCGTCCGAGATACTCGTGCACTATGTTCCGCGGTCGCCTATGCCCTGGCGCGCCCGCGCTCTGTGGGCCGACACTATGGAAGAGCCAGATTATTATCCAGACGTTGACGACGACGACGATGAAGACGATGACGACAACAACGATGCCCAAGATTCAATCGCTATTCGAGACGACGACGACGACAGCGACCGAGAGGACACGAGGCGATATACTGCCGTCCAAAAATGGCGGAAGCAACGGTGCGACAAGAGAGATGGCATGGCCTATGCCACGATGAGGCGCGTGTTGGATTCGAGTCTCATCGCGCCCGGCGAGATTCAGCACGCCGTCGATGGAGCGCTCGTCTTTGCCGTCAAAAATGGCCGTATGGCGCTCGTGCGCCTCCTGCACGAACAGAGTGGAGCGCGCCTCACCGACGGCGGCGTGCCCGCAGGCCAGCGGCACCGTGGCCACAATCACAACGAACCGGTCGCTCTGGCTGCGGCCAAAAACGACGTGCGCATGCTTGCCTATATGATCGGTCGCCGTGGCACCGCTGTCGTCGGACCCGATGCCATGGACGACGCTGCGCGCCGCGGAGCCCTTGCCGCGCTAAACTACCTGGCTGACCACTCTGATGCGCGACCGAGTCCGCGCGCCCTCAAGCGCGCGGCTTCTGCAGGTCACGCGGCCACGGCGTCCTTTTTGTGCGTGCGCGCGCACGATCAGTGCCGCATCGGGCCTGCCCTGCGACGTGCTCTGGCCGGCGGCCACCATGCCGTTACCGCCGTGCTCTTGGAGCACGCATCGACGACAGACGTGCGCTATGCACTCGTTACGGCCGTGGGCGACGATCGAGTGCGCCTGTGCCGCGCGTTGGCGCTGCGCGGCGACCTCGGCGAGGCCGATCGCCAGGTGCCGGGCGGCGATGGACCAACGGCGCCGACGCGCGTGGCCGCCGCGCTGCGACAACTCTCCGAGGCCCAAGATCAGGGCGTCGACGCCTTTGTCGCCTGTGTCGACAAATGGGGCATCGAAACGGCCTGCGCCGCCTATGCCAATCGTCCCATGCAAGACTATGTGGCGTGCGACGGCAAGATCGACATCTTGCGCGCCATGATGCGGCTGAATCTCGGGACGGCCACGCGTCGCGGCATGTCAAACGCCATTTTTAACGGGCACGTCGACGTCATGCGCCTTTTGTGGGATCACCATGGCGACGAGGGGCCGTGGGTGGGCCAGACCTTTGACCGCGACGTCGCCAACGGGCACGTTGAGGCGCTCGCGTTTATGCATCACCGCTTTGCATGGCCGTGGTGGTCGGCCGACGCCGTCGACCGGGCCGCTGCGGCGGGTCGTCTCAATGTGGTGCGCTTTCTCTACGCGCGCCGCTCGCCAGATCGACCCTGGTGTACGACAGGCGCCTTGGACGGCGCCGTCCGCGGTACGCACTGGCGCGTGGCGGCCTTTCTACACGCGGCGGGCGCCCGGTGCACGCTCGCAGTGATTAACAAGGCCCTCGCCCGCAAGCCCTCGTGCTCGTGCCTGTGGTTGCGGCCGCTCATGGAGGCCATTCACGAAAGGAGCCTTGGCGCTGCCTGACCCGATCGCATCTGCCCCCACCTCAACCCATGCCCTGCATTCTCTTGCTTGCTTTTTCTTGTTTTTTCCATCTACAAACCAAAAAGAGGGCGCCATCACCCAGCGCGTCTCTTTTTTCTTCTGGACATGCTCTCGGCCCGTCCCTGTCTCTCTTTTTGTTGTTCATGTTGCCGCTGCACAAGAGAAAGAGACAAAAAACATGGGGTGCTTTGGGTTTTCGTTGCGACCAAGACAGAGCGGCCAACACCCGAGAGGCCGCCGCGGCGCGAGACCGTCCCGGACATTGCCTCTTTTTGTTTGCCTTTTCTCTTGAAAAAAAACCATCTTTTCTCTTTTGTGCGACGATCCTCCTTTGCGCGGCACTGTTTGCGCGCGCGCGCGTGTGGCGGCCGCCGTGTCGTCGGCATGCCCTGCCCCTCCCTGTGCTGGCGGTGTTCGCCCAAAAGCACCACCAAACACCAGAGAAAAAAAAAGGCCACCAAAAGGGAGACGGAAAAAAAGGAAAAATTTTATTGCGTCATTTTGGCAGGACGGGCGTGGGGGGGGGGGGCGGGGGCGTGAGGAGTTGGCTGGCGACAGGCGGATTTCTTGTCGAATCGCCTCGCCGTCGGCGTCCCGTCGCACACAGGCTGTCGCATAAGGCAGACAACGCAGATGGATGGACCGCGCTTCTGGGATCGCGTGGGGAGAGTGCCAACAGAGGGCGAGGCGCCGGGCCGCCGCGCAGGCGACAAAACAGGGTTTGTCACCCGTCGACGGTCACGCCGCGCGGGAGAGATCGCAATCGTCGAGCAAGGCACAGAGGTCGGCAACGTTGGTGCACCCCGATGAGAGCACGCGCGCCAACGGGCTCGTGGGCTGCGACACGTCGCAAGGCGCCACGGGGCGATAAAAGGTCCGAATGTGCGCGTCGGTGATCGTGCGCCCGTGGAAATGCTCAAACTCGGCGCGAGTGAGCAGGGTCCCGTCGCCCACGTATCGGGCGAGATTGGCCGCGGCGCCGGTCTTGGCAGCGGGCACGTAAAAGAGATCGACCGCGGCAAGGCCGCCCGACGCAAAGGCGCGCCCCAGATCGGTGGCGACCTCGCCCAGAGGCCGCCGGGCCGCTGCCTGCATCTTGGCCCTTTGGACAATGTCATCGACACCGCGGTTGCCCAGCGGTCACCTATCAAACGGGTTAAGGTCGCATTCGAGAAAGTCGCCCAGCCCCCGGCGGGTCAGCAAGGGCACCGCCTGCGGCGATGACGACGTGATCTGAGAGACGTCCAGCGACGCCAGGCCCGACGGCGTGAGCACGACGGCGTTGGGCGCGGCATCGGCATAGGCCTCTAGATCCTCGATCCGATTCTCGACGATGGCCGGCTGGCCGCCCAGTTGGACGGCGTTGAAAAAGGGCATCTCCTCGTCGGGCGCGGACACGACGGCCTCGACGCGATAGACATACTGTCCACGGCGGTGTGCGTGACGCCGATGATGCTTGGGGTACACACGCAGCACCTTGAGCGAGACGGGCGCGCCCAGGGTGGCGACAGCGTTGCCAGACACCTTGCGCAGCGATGCAAGCAACTGCGACACGGTCACGTAGCCCTCGTCTTCAGCCGAGCCGTGTCTCGTGACGATGTCCCCTGCGGCTGCGGTACAAGGGAGACTCGTGTAGGGCGACAACGCGACAAAGGTCGGGTTCGTCTGCGCAGGCGCTGCTGGCGTTGCCTCTCTGCAGGACACCAGCGCGTCTAGCGCTACGCTTTGCGTTGCCGTGACGCCGCCCAGCACGGTCGCGATGTTGTCGAGACGACATATGAGCGCGTTGAGGCAATCGTTGAGATCGCGGGGCTGCATCGTGGTGGTCGCGATGGACATGCTGTAACCTGTTTTGTTATGGCGCTTTCTTTTTCTGCTTGTCTGTGCGCTCTCCGAGGACCGCCCTCACGCAGATCATTCCCGTTTTTTGATCCCCTATTTTTCAGCCTTTTTCAAAATGCCCTTTGCGCCGCGTCTGCTTTTTCGCCCGTTTGGCGGTATGTGCCGACGCCCGCGCACTGCGACAGCCACCCCGCCTCTGGCAATACTCGCATAAAAATTTAAAAAAAACATTGGCGCTCGCCAGTGCCTCGGTCGCACGCAAGCGCCCCGACAACGCTCGATCGGTCTCTCTGGTCGTGCACTTTTCTTCATGCGGTTGGTTGCAGCGATGGCCAATCAAAAAAATCAACAACGAGAATTGCGAGGCAAAGAAAAGTGGTTCAGGGCGGGGTGGCTCGCGCTGCGGCGGCGGCCTCGGCCAGTTCGGCGCACAGCGGACCTCTGTCAAGGAAGCGGCGTGGATCGACCCCGAGGACACGGGCGGCGCGGGCCAGACGCGCACGGTCGGCGGCCGAGGCGTCGGCCGCGCAGCCGCGCGCTGCGACATAGGGCGCGGCAAAGGCGTCAAACTCGGGCGTCGTCTCTCCCGCGGCCAAAGGTCCGTCATAGGCTCTGGCCGCAGCGGCCTCGGCTGCGGGGTCGTCGGCAAGGGCCTGCTCAATGCGCGCCACATTGTCGTCCAGCACATAGGCCTCGACAGCGGCCATCACGTCGGCCGGATCAAAGGCGCCGGCATAATAGGGCGCACCCACGCCGTCGTCGTCGGGCAGCACATTGGCCAGGTTGGCATAGATGCGCGGGCCGCGGCGCATGGTGCCCAGGTCGTCGGCGGGCGGGGCAGCAACGACGCGCACGAGACCCACGAGGTCGGGCCGGCCTTGACGCACCGACCTGGCCACGGTCTCTAGGAGTTGGACCCATGGCTCTTCGGTCTGCGGCGTGGGGGGCAGAGGCGCGCCGGCGGTCGATTGGGCCTCGATGGGGTAGACGCCCTCGTCGCGCTGTTGCCGTTGTTGGCCGTCGACGTCGTTGCCTCCGATGGAGGCGATCACGCGGTCGTTTTGGATCACGGCGGCATAGTCGCGCACGTCGGGTTCCGAGGCGCGCGCCACGACAATGACAAACGGGGCCTGGGGCGTCGACAGGCCCGGTCCCACGGCGGGCCACCATCGATGGTAGGCCTCGACGGTGAGCGGGCCGGCGAGCACAGGCTCGGCGGGCACGGCGAGGTCGCCCAAGAGCGCGCCCTCGGCCGCAGCCTGAACGATCGCATCGGGGACGACTTGCGGCACCGACTCGGCCGCCGTGAGCGCCGTGTCGATGCCGGCGCGCGCCTCGTTGGCCATATAAACGTCGACGAACCGTTTGACCGGGTCCACGGGTGGGTAGCCGAGGAGGCGCGCAATGGCCTGCTCGGCGCGTCCGAGCACGGCAAGTGGTGTGGGCGGCCACAGGGCCAGCGCACTCGGTTCGCCCGTGCCCAGCGGGTCGACGAGCGGCTGCAGCCAGGCGACGTTGGCGGCGGCGTCAGAGAGCGCCTCTGCCAGCCACGTCAGGTAGGGTCGGTAGACATTGAGGATTTGGGTGATGGGCGCTGCCATGGTGTCGTCTGCGCGCACCAAGAGGGCCTCTTGCGAGAGCGCGCGCAAGAGGGCCACAGCGCGCGGGTCGGTGGGTCTCTGGCCGCGCGCCTCGTCGGCGACGATCGATTCCAGCCAGGCCAGCAACGCCTGCGGATCGTCGAGACCCTCGGTTGCGGCCCACGCCTGCACGTCCTCCCACGTTCTCGGCTCGCCAGGCCCTGCCTGCGCCGTTGGTGTTTGCATCGCCGTTTTACGCGCGCGCTCTCTCTTTTTTCGAGTGGCTTTTCCCTGTCTGTTCTTTTTGGCGCGATCAAGAAAAGGGACGGAGCAACAAAAGGCAAAAGTTGCAGTGATGGTCTGGTGCCGCCGAGCGCCGTGCGATGATTTTGCGTGCGCGTGCCGAGAGTGATCGCGCGCTTGCCTCAATGCGCTCCACAAACACGCGCAGGCACGGCGTCTGTGCGCCTGTGCGCCCACTCGACGGTCGATCCTAGAGGGGCGGCAACGGGACGGTCCGCCTCATGCTCGGTGCCGAGCGCGTGCACACTATGGGCGACTGTCGCCCGGTGTCGTCGGCGCCCACAACATTGCACGCACATACACAGCCCAAAGAGCGTCGAAAAAAAAAAAGAGGCCCATCACGGCCGCCTTTATTTTCTTTTCTCCGCCTCCGTGTCTGCTCTTGCGACGCAAGAAGAGAAAAGAACAGATGGACGATTCAAAGGGGAATACTTTTTTTTTTCATTGAAAACAAAAGAGGGAGGGTATGGGGCGGATCAGGTCGGCGGCTGCGATTCGACAATGGCGGCCAGTTCGGCACACAGGGCGGCGTCGCCAAAGGGCCTGGGGTCGACGCCGAGAGCGCGCGCAGCACTCTCTAGCACGGCGCGCCGGTCCGGCACAAAAGAGTCGGCGGAGCAGGCCCTGGCTGCCGCATGGGGCGCGGCAAAGGCGGCGACCTCTGCCGGCATCCGTTTGGCGTCAATGCGACCGTGATAGGCTCGCGCCGCAAGCGCGCGCAGGCCCGTGCCGCCGATTGCCGTGTCGCTGGCCTTTGCGAGACGTTGCGCGCTGGCGTTGGGCACGCGCGCCTCGACGGCGGCTAGGACGTCGGCAGGGTGGTAGATGCCCGCATAGCGGCGGATGGCGGGGTCGACGCGCGGCGCACCAAGAGACACGAACCGCGGATCACCGGGACGAATCAACGCTGCTGCGTCGTCTGTAATCACGATGGACCCCGGCGGCGTGGGGTAGAGGCCCACATCCTCGGCGCGTCCGGCACGCACCGCGTCAAGCATATCGTTGAGCAACGCGCGCCAGGCCGATTTGGGAATCGACGGCGGCGAGCCCCGTCGCCTATTGACGACCCCTAGTAGTGGTGTCGGCGAGGGCGCTTCAAATGCTCGCGCGGGCTCGTCGTCGTCGTGCTCAGCGCCGCTGTCGGCGGGAGATTCGACGCTGGCGATGATGCGGGCGTTTTGCGCGATCACGGCCCGCTGTCGGTCTGGGTCCGTTATGGCAACGACGAGAAAGGGCGCATGCAGCGAGTAGAGGTTGGGCTGCAGGCCCGGCCACTCGCGCAGCACGGCACCAAAGGCGCGCGGCCCCGAAAGAACGGGATCGGGCGACACGCGCGCGCCGTACATCAGGGAGCCCATCTCGTGAGCAAACTGCATCGCGGCAAACATGTCCTCCACGCCGAGTACCAGCAAAAATGGATCATCGGGGCGAGCGTGTCCGACAAAGGCGCGCGTATTGTCGTTGCCCGGCGGGTAGTGGAGCAACTCGCGCAGTGTCTGGTCGACATAGTCGGTTGTCGTGATCAGCGACGGCGGCCAAAAGGGTGTCGGTGTGCCGTCGGGGTAGCGATAGAGAGGGTCCAACAGCGGGTCCACCCAGTCGCCTTGGGGCGCCGGTCCGTCGGGCGTGAGCCGCGGCACCGGCACGCCCGCATATTGTGTGGGCACCAAACTGCCCAACTGGGTGAGGAACTCCCCATGGGCAAGCAGGAGGTGCCGAGGTCGCATCGCGAGATCTTGCGGCATGCCGTAATAGTTGTCGGTCATGGCCTGCACCAGAGCACGCTCGTGGGGTCCCTGTGTGCGCTCCCCGGCGTCCATCTGGTGCAAAAATTGGAGAAGCGCACTGGGCGTGACGAGTCCGTTGGCCGACGCCCATGCGCGCACCTCTTCCTGCGACGGTTCGTCGGTCGCCGCGGGCGCGGCATCTCTCGACTGCCAAAGTCGTTGCATTTTTTTCTTTCTTTCCTCTTGCACGCCCGCGTCGGGAGGCTGCCGGCGTTGGAACACGACAACACAGGGAGAGGGGAAAAAAAGAGGGTGGAACAACGCGGGCACTCGGTCTTGCCTCGATGCCCGCTTCCTTTTTTGCACGCCTCGGCCACTTGTCCCATTGCGCGCACCTGTCACACCATCTGCCCTCAAGGACGAGACCGCCGGCACCTAGTGACTCGACAGAAACCCAAATTCCCTGTCGCGCTTGCGCGCGCATACAAAAAAAAAGTTGCAGTCACCAACCAGCACTTGTGCGGTAGACAATGCTTTTTTCTCTTTATTTTTTCAGTCCATTCATTTTGTTTTGTTTTCTCTCTTTGCTGCCGCGGCAGTTTTGCGGTGGCAGACAGGCTTTTTTTTTGTCTGGAGGAGCGGTGCAGGGCGCTCAATCGCCGCGCAGCCGCGGGACGACGCAGACGAGCGCGCCGTCGACGACGCCCTGGGCGCCAATGGGCCGTTGATCGGCGATGGTCCTGCCGCCGACCAAAAGGCGCATGTCTCTGCGCGCATCGCCTATGATCTCATGTACAATGGCCTTGAAGAGGACGCCGGGCCAGTCCACCTGGGCGCGCACGCAACAACTCGCGGGTCCGCGCACCCCATCGAGGACGATGCGCAATGGGACCTCGATCCACGGTGACGTCGTTGGCACCACGCAGAGATCACGCTCTATTGGCCTCGGCGCACAGTGCGTCGTGGCGTCACAATGCGGGCATCGGTCGAGGCGCGCGGCACAGGCCATGCACGTTGCCGGCACCGTACAGCGGCAGCCGAGAAAGGCGTCGGCCTCGGCGTCCATGCATACTGCGCACTCGCCCAGAGGTGCATTGCACCAGTGGGTGCCATCGTTGTTGTCGATCCCTGATACAGACAGACGAATCCGACGATCCCCATCTCGTTCACCGTCGGCTGCGGTCGCGTGGGCAAGGACCAGGTGATAGTGGGTGCCGTCAAAGCGGTCCAACACAGCCACAGTCCGGCGGTCGGCTACATGAATGAGCACTGCATCGCCCAAGCCGGCCGCTGGTTTGTCGGCGACGACGGGATCGCGCGTTGCCATCGTCACCCCCACCGTCGGGCACGGTGGCGCGCCAGTCCGCTGGCTAGAGTTGCAGCCTTTTAGGCCGCCGTCGACGGCAAACAGTCGGCGCGGAGGAGCCGATGCTGCGCTGTAAGGGTCTGGCGCTGTTCCGTGTGGGGGCGCCTGGACCCCGCGCAAGATAGGCCCATCTGTGCGCAGTGCAGGCACCTCTCGCGATGGGGCCGGGGCAGGTGCCCCTTGTGTCTGGTCGACGGCAATCGAGACAGGGCAGAGAGGTCGCATGTCACGCGACAGATCAAAAAGCGCCGCTGCGAGCGGTGAGACATTCCAACAGGGCAGAGGCGCGTCTTGATGGCGGCGCTGCCGAGGCGAAAATAGTGCAGCGCCAAAAAGCGTCTCGGGCAAAGGTCGCGGTTGATCGTGCCTGGGGTCGTCGAGATCGCAGAGCGAGTGACGAAAGGCGTCCCAGTCGAAAAGAGAGGCACACGGTGCCGAGGGCGCTGCCTCTGGGACGCGAACAACCGGACCAGTGGCCGTCGATGGCGCTGCGGACGTGGGTCGTGCCGCGCTGTCGCGGTGCGGCGGCGCCGTATCGACGGAAACAGGCGGAATCTCATTGTGACGTCGGGGTCTCTTTCGGGGGACGTCTCGTCGAGGACGGCGTCGGCGTCGCACGAGATCGGCACCGCCGTCGCTCTCTTCTTGTGAACCGTCGATGTTGCCGAGGTTGACCGCGGCCGGCTCGCTGTCGTCGTTGCAATGTCTCTTTTCATAGGTGCCAACGCGCCTGTCGACGCCGTGGTCGCCGACGAATCTGTGGTTCGCAACGCCTCCATTGTCCTCGCCGGCGGCGTATGGATGCATTTGGTGCAATGAATGAGATGGGCAACCAAAGTCGCCGGGAGGCGGCTGCACGCCCGCAGACACAAGAGACGCGCATACTGCCGATTGGCCGCGGCCGTCTCTATCGGCGTTGTTGGTATGTTTGCCGAGGTTAGAGAGAACCGGTGCGTCGTCGTCGGAATCGTCCTCGGTGAGATCAATATAGGCAACCACAGGGCCGGGAGACCGCCGTGATCGTGCGGCCGGCACAGCGCGACACGCGAGGCGCAAGAGGTCAGCAGCGCGGCGCGTGCTGTGGAGCCACTCGCCGATACATTGGTCGACGGTCGACAGTGCCGGCGTCGCTCGCCAAACCCCCGCGTCCTCCATCCCCTTCTTCTTTTTCCGCTGTATTTTTTTCCCCACAATCGCCCTCTCTCTCTTTTTTTTTGCCTATCAGACAATATTGTCTTTTTGTGTGCCTCCCTCTCGAAAGAAAAGACAAGGCGTGTATCGGGCGGGGCCCTTTGGCGAGGGTCTCTGTCTGTGTGGCCGCAGCAGGTCGTATGCGCCGCGCCCGCCGCAACCCACAAAAGAGAAGATGTCGCCACAAAAATCGCCCAATCGCCTAAAAGCCGCTCTCGGCCAAAAGGTTTTCGTCGACAGACCCTCGTGTCTTGCGCATCGTAAAAAAGGAAGGCGGCACACCGTGCAGTGCCGATGGTGGGCCAAAGAAAAAAAGGGACACGGGCGACGGCCCTGCGCGCGAAAAGGCGCCATGGGCACCGGGGGTCGTGCCCCAGCGCGCCAAAGGGGACGCACCGTACAGTTAAACAAAAAAAAAGAGAGACCAAGGCAAGGGCCGAGCAGGACGCGCACCAACGGGCGCCGACGACGAAAAAAAACCCATCCAACACCCAACAGAAAAGCAAAAGAGCAGCAAAAAAAGTAAAAAAAAGCGAAAAACAGGGAAAAAGGAGAGAGACTACAGCAGAGACAACGGCCGCAAAAAGGGAAAAAAAGAGACGAGGAAAAAGAAAGGCGCGTTCAGAAAAAAAAAGGGAAAAAAGAGGCGATGGACAGCACCAACAGCGGCGACACTGTGCGGGTCCGTCTACCGCGACCCGCCAGCGACCGCAAGAGGGTGACGGCAAAAGCGCGTAGGACGCCCGCTACGCGACGACCCATGCTCATCAACCTGATCGACGACGATGACGTCGGCGTCGGCGTGCTCCAAACCGCCGCGCCCCAATTATCGTTTGCAGGACAGGTCGATGCTGTTGAGGCGCCGCGTACATCTGCATCCGTCCACTGTGCATCACGCGACAACTGCACTTTTGGACGAGAAAGTGCCGACGGACCCAAGACCGCGGTTTTGGTCGCCGCGCCGTCGACGCGCGAGACCAACGGCGGCAATGCCCACCGTACCCCGCCGAGGGCAGACCCAGGCAATCACAGTCGCGCCGGTACCGTGCAGTGCCTCCACCACAGCGGGCATACGCAAACGATCACGACTCTTTGCCAGGATGCCGACCCGGTCGCGTCTCGTCGTGGCGCTCTATCCGACGCGGCCGGGGTGCCCGACAATGACAAAGCCGACGACAGCGTTGGCGTACAAGACGACGAGGAAACCGCCACCGGCGTCGACGAGCGCACCGGTGAGACTGACGCTGTCGCCTCTGATTCTGTTGGCCAGCGGGATGGCTCTGATGCTGCATGCAATGTTGACCATGGTATCGCGGGCGATGTTGGCGACGACAGCGACGACAGTGATGGCAGCGATGATGGCGCCGACGAGACTGACGACAGCACAGAGAGTGAAAAGGGCGATAGCGATGACAGCAGCGATGCATATGATAGTAGAGACGGCGGCGACAGCAGCGATGGCGACGATGGCAATAGCAACAAAGGTGAGGATGGCAGCGATAGCAATAACCACAGCAAAGACGACACCGACGACAACGAGGACGATGATGCCGATGACGAGTTTAGCGACAGTCGCAGCAATGTCGTGAGGCCACGACAAAGGCGCGGGGCAGGTGCCCGTGCCGACGCGGCCACCGGCAGTGGGGTTTGGATGCGCGCGCGTGTGCCGCCCTCGCAGCGCGTACCTCTCGACGAGGCGCTCGTCGACAAGGCCCAGCGCAACGTGCTCACGGTCGAGGACCTCGACGGCGCCGATCCCACTGTTGCGCTCCGTCTGGCGACGGTCGACGCCGCGCGACCGATCGTCGAGCGCTGGTGGGGTTATGTGGTGCGCGGCCTGCCGATGGCAGCCGGCCCTGATCCGGACGCGCCCTATGCCCTGTTGCCGCATCAGGTCCACGCCATGCGGTGGATGCGCGCACGCGAGGCCCTCCAGTCGGGCCGCGTCTATGGCGTCTCGGGCGGCATCCTGTCGCTCCGCATGGGCATGGGCAAGACCCTTACGGCGCTGGCCCACATCCTGTCGGCGCCGCGCGGCGAGATGCCCACGCTCGTCCTGTGTTCGGCGCGCGTGCTCCAAGAGTGGCACGCCAGCGGCGTGGCCAAGTTTTTCGGCGCCACCGACGCCGACGGCGCGCCGCTGGTGCGCGCGCTCTACTTTCATCGCGACTACATGTCGCCCGTTGCCATGCGCGCCATCGACCGGCGTGCCCTCGCCGCCTATGACATTGTGCTCACCACCTATGACATGTGCCTGGCCGAGTGCCGTCGCGGCCACTATGACGAGGACTGTCTAGAGCGAGGGCCCAAGGGCCGTGTGACGGCGGTCCACGCGCGCGCCCGCTCCAGGGCCGATCGACCCGACCTCGTCGGCGGCGCCGTCCTCTATGGCACCCTGTGGGAGCGCATCGTGTGCGACGAGTCGCAGCGGTTTGCCAACCCGACGACGAGCATCTACCGCGCGGTGATGGCCCTCTACGGCCGCTACAAGTGGTGCCTCACGGGCACGCCCATACGCAACAGCCACACGGACATTTGGGCGCAAATGCGCTTCCTGGGCTACACGGGCATCGCGTCGCGCGCCGTGTGGAAGCGCGACGGTCCCACTTTTTACACGCGCCACCGTCTCTCCGAGGCCGTGCTGGTCATGGGCTATGATGACGCCCACTGCATCGGGGACAATGGGGACCGCGTCGCACCGTCATCACCGACAACACCATCGCCTCTGACGCCGTCTGCGCGGTCGACGGCACCAGTCACACAGCAGACACTCGATACGCGCACGGCCGACAAAAACAGGGACGCCGACAGCATGTGTGGACCAACCATCGCCCCAGCGGCGCCGAGAAACGCAACAACAACGACGAGATCGACTGCCGTCGCCCTGCCCCGTCTGCCGCCCATCCACCACCGCGAGGTCATCGTCACGCTGAGCGTGCCCGAGCGCCAGACGTATGACGCCGTGCTGGCGCTGGCGCGCACGGCGCTCGACGGCATGCGCGCACAGGCAGGCAACTTTGGCTGTGTGCTGTCCATGTTTACGCGCCTGCGCCAGGTAGCGGTCGCTGCGTATTTGATGACCCTCGGCGACGGCACATCGACGCGCGACGAGATCATGCGCGTGCTCAGGCGCGCCGACGAGTCGCTCGCCGCCACGGGCAGCGTGGCCCCGTGCGCTGATCCGGGCGCCCACGCGACGAGCATGACGCCCGGCGCCACCCTCGCCATGCGTCCAGCGCCGCCGCCATCGTCGCCCGTAACGGTGCCCGTCCCGACACCGTCCATCCTTGCCAGTTCCGCGCCCGTCCGCGCATCTCGTGTTTTCAACGGGCCACAGGTCGATCCCTCTGTGGGCCCACAACACACCATCACGACAACAAAGACCATTGTCAGACCGCGCCATGGCACGGCCACAACAACGACAACAACAACGACGGCGACGCATATACCGCCTGAAAATGGGGTCGCCGCGTGCGCAGCAAAAACGGCAGGCGCCGTCGCCAATAGCGACGTACTGCGCGTGTCGATGCCGCGACGCGTTCTCCCTCGGACAATGGCGACGGCGGCGCCAACGACGCAAATGTCGCCGGCGACGCCCACAGACACGGCCGTTGCTGCCACCACGACCACGATCGAGATTGTCGACGACGCCCAGGGCGACGAGGAGCGCGCGGCCGACGACGCCCGCGAGTCGGGCATGGGCCTGGCCATGTGGTGCCTGGACAGGCGGTCGCGGGCCGGCATCCGCAGCGCCAAGATGCGCGCCATCACGCGCATCCTCGCGCAGGTGCCCGCCGACGAAAAGGTGCTCGTCTTTTCGTCCTTTGCCTCGTGTCTGGACCTCGTCGCCGATGCCATCGCCGCGCGCCTCCCGGCCATGGGCGCCGTGCAGATCGACGGCGACCTGTCCAAGCGCGAGCGCGACGAGCGCCTCCGTGCCTTTCGCGCCGCGGGCGGGCCGCGCGTGCTGCTGATGACCTACAAAATAGGCGCCGAGGGCCTCAATCTGGCCGAGGCCAACCACTGCGTGTGCGTGGAGCCGTGGTGGACCAAGGCCGTGTACGACCAGGCCTACTCGCGCTGCTGGCGCGTGGGCCAGACCCGACCCGTGACGGTCTACAGCATCATCGTGGCGGGCACCATGGAGCAGCGCGTCGTCCAAGTGTGTCGCGACAAGAGCGCCACCGCTGACGCCTACATGGCCTCGTCGGCCTCGTCGCGCCATGCCGCCGCCGCTGCCAGCCGGCGCGCGGGCGGCGAGGCCACGCTCGATCTCGCCACGCTGTCGCGCATCATCGGCTAGCGCGCACCGTTTGTGTGAGGCATTACCCCGCCCGCCTCCTCCCCTCCCCCCTCGCAATGTCGCGGCTCGTCGTCGCCGAGTCGTGCGACGTGGCGCGCCGGAATCCGGCCCCGCTCGACCGCGCCAAGACCAGCCGCAAACAAAACTAGACCTCGCGCGCGCGCACACGCCGCCAAGAACGCATCGACAGCCCCCTTTTTTCCCGATGGCCCAAATGTTCAAAAAAACACACTAAAGAAAAACAGGAAAAAAGGATGGCGCCATAAAGGGCCGGTCGACAGGGCCATGTTTTTTCTTTTTTTTTTGTCGTCTGGTGTTTTCCTCTTTTTTTGCACATTCTCTCTTTTTTGGCGCCGCAAGGGTGGACCAAAAGAGGCACATAAAAGAGGGGGGCGGGCGCCGCGACAGAGACCTTTATGGGTGTGCGGCCGCGCCGACAGCGGCATCGCCCAAGAGTGGCTTCCACACGTTGGAAACGAAATCTGATCCACTGGCTCTGTGCCGGACCTCGGCCAAGACACGACAGCCGCCAGCGGCGGCGCCGCACGAGAGCACGTAGGCGCCATGGCATGGTGGCGATCCTGTTGGGGTACGGCGGGGCACCTTGCGCACACACAAGGCCAACCTAAAGAGCATCGAGTGGATCTCGTCGTGGGCGCCCTTGTCCTTTTCGGTTCCGCCGCACAGGCGTTGGTGTGCCTCGTTGATTACGCGGCGCACGACGCCGTCGATGGCCTCGGCCGACGCCGGCACACCCTTGTCAGATGCGATAAAGCGGAGGAGGGCCACGCTGACGCGCATGTCGACGCACGCCGAGGGATCGAGCAAGGGACAGTTTGTGCTGGCGTCCAAGGCGCATAGGGGACGCAGCGACGCCAACAGGGGCGACTCGATATAGAGCCACTCAAAGAGCGGCGTCTCGAAAGAAAAAGTGCGCGTGGCAGTCGCGGACCGCGCCGCGAGGTCGACCACCGCGCGCGGATCGAGCACCGTGCCACCGAGACACTGGGCGATCAGCACCTCATATTGACGCGGCCAATACGTACTTTTCATCTGGCCGGTGCGCCACAAGAGAAAGAGCGCCTCCTCCGCAGTCATGGGCCTACGAGACCGATGCCATTCGCCGAGTGTGTTTCTGGCCATTTTGGGGTCGTGGCCCATCCAGGCGGCGATCGAGTCCATGTGATGGTGGCGCGGTCCCTCCCGAGGTGACCGTGTGCGCGCGCTCTTGAAGCGCAGCGCATAGTGTTGCTCCAGCATCCACAAGACCTCGTCGCGACGCCAACGATCGTCGACACTATCAGGTCGGCCGTCGGCGTCGAGGGGTGTGTCGACGGCCTGATCAGGGATGACGGCCAGTGGGTGACGATCCAAGTAGGACGCGACGTCGTCGGGCTCGCACAGACATACGACTGCCGTCGTCAGGGCCTCAAAGGGGATCATCGTCGCCAAAGGCACATCATGTGCTCTCGGGCGCGAGACGGCATAGGCAACAAGTCGTTCCCTCCCGCTGGCGACCAAGGCGGCACCGGCCTCGGCAAGGGTGGCGCCCATGTTTACACACCAGGCCTCTGCGGCCTCGGGGGCGCCCATGACGGGGTCATCGTCGTCGGCGGCGGCACGGGCAAGAAGCGCGGCCGCACACGACACGCGGACCGTTTTCGATTCCGGGCACAATGACGCACACACCGAGGCCCATAGACGGCAGGTGGCGCGTGCGCAAAAGCGCCAGCGCGGTTCAAGGGCCTCTCCCAGGATCAGAGCGAGCGCGTCCAGAGGCAAGTCGTCGGCGGTCACTGCCGCCGGCATCGTGCGTGCGCCCTTTGGAGCACCACCGCGCGCGCCGACGACGACACACGGCGGGTTGGCGTCTTGCATTGGCATGCAATCCCGGCGGTTCCCTCCTTTGTCGTCTTTCGGTCGGCGCCTGTTGCGTCTCTTTCTTTTCTTGTTTTCCTCGCGCAGCCCTTCTCCGCGAGGTCGTCGGCGGCGCGGGCCGCGGAGGCCAATCGAGCGCTCTCGCCTGGACGAGCGGAGAGGTATTTCGATGCGCGCACCCCCTCTCTTGCGGGAAAAAAAAGTCGTCGCGGTGGCTCGACCACATTGGGTGGAAAAAAAAAGACGCCAAGAGGCCGACCGAATCGAGCAGCCCTTTTTCTTTCTTTTAGAATGGCGAAGAAAGTGTCTGCAATCAACTCGCTTCTTTTCTAAATTTCATACCTTTATTTTTCAAACTTTACATTTTTTACTATTTAAAAATTTGTATTTGGGTTATGTTGTTTGCGCACGAGGCAAAAAAAAGGCAACGGCAGGGGCCGGCTGCAAGCACGCCGCAGACGCAGCAACTTTGCGGCGACTTTGCACGAGACGAGCAAACAAAGTGGACACGTCTGCAAAAAAAAAAGAGACGCGCCCGAACAACCGGCCCGCGCCGTGTCCTTTTTTTGTCACTTTCGGCTTCCATTCAAAGTGCAGTCACGGGATTGGCCAAAAAAAATACGCAGGACTCACGAAAGAATGTATCCAGACACGAGCAAGGGCGCGCGGCCGCGTCCTTTGCGTCGCCACTCGACAACAGAGGACACGAAGAAAAGTGGGGTCGCCGCTGGCGGTTCCAAAAAAAAAAGCAAGAGAAGCGCATTCCTTTTGCTTTCATTTGGTTGGCCGACAAAGAGCGTTGGGGGCGGGGCGAGAGAGGCCACCAAAAAATGTTTTTTCGTTGCGCCGAAAGGGGCGGGCGCGGCTAGAGGACGCAAAAAAAAGAGGCGCGAAAAAGAGAGAGAAACAAAAAACAGACGGCGGCGTCAGAGGTCGCGCGCGGCAAGCATGGTCCCGAGGGCGACGCCCAGGCTCTCTCGATCGGGTCGCGCCACCGCCCGATCGGCGGCCGTGGGTAAGAGACGGAGCGGGCACAAGGCGTCGTCGTCCGACACGACGGCACTCATGGCCGCGTACAGCAGCGCACACACCAAAGACGGCCAGGCGCGCATCGCGCGTCGCCCATAGACGATCTCGAGCGCCGCGGCGGCTGGTCCCAGGTGGCGTGCCGTGTTTGATCCGCCAAACTCGAAAAGCATGCCAGGCGCCCGTGCCACCGGCGCTCTGTGTATGGCCGCCTCTGTTGAACCAAGTTCAAGATTGGCGACGCCCCCCTGCGCCGCCGAGTCGGTTACAGCACAGGCTCTCCCATCGTCATTGGCCTTGTGTTTCTTGTCGTCGTCGTCGTCGTCGTCGTCGTCGAGGCCAGCGCCATTTGTCGTGTCCTCATAAGGGGTGCCCCAATGTAGGCGATCGTCTCGTGGGGGCAATGGCGGCGCGCTATCGCCATCGTCCGGTGCCGATGGTTCCGTGGCCTGCGCGTCAGCGGCAATGTATGGCTCGGGACGCGCGACTAGCGATGCCACTACGCGGCCGGCAGGCGTGGCCAGTGTCGCCTCCCAAATATCGCCACAATGGAGATCATCGCGGTGGGACACGGCAACGAGATAGCGACGGCCGTCGAGACCGCCATCCCGGTCGACGGCCTGTGCGAGCGTGTCCCACGAGGCAGCCGCGAGGCCATAGGCACGCTCGGGTCCGTATGGTCCTCCAAATTGTTGGGCGTTATCGCGGCTACGTCGCGTCGCGGCCTCGGGTCCCTCGGCAGCGCACAGGTAGACCGAAAACGGCGTGGGCGGCCACGGAATGCGCGCCATTGTACCGGGACGTGCGTCCTCGACGGCCTGCAGGGCGGTCCAGAACGGCACGTAGAGAGCGACGAGGGACGCCGTCGAGGCCCAGCCGGCGTCTGGCGGTAGCAAGTTGGCGCCGCGGGTGAGAGCGCGCAAAAAGGCGCGGTCGCGCGACGACGCAGGGCCGCCGCGCTCGGCACATGCCGTCAGGTGCGCGATCGCCAGCGCCAGCGCCGGCGATTGCGCCACCGACTCGCCGCTGTCGCCCATTGTCTCAAAGAGCGGGTGCCGCAGGTTTTCCATGGGGGCGACGCTCGCCGTTGCAGAGCGTCGACGTGCATCGTTGCGCCTTTGTCGACGTGCATCGTTGCGCCTTTGTCGGCGCGCATCGCTGCGCCTTTTTTTTTCGGCCGGCCCGCGGCGCCGTATCGTCCGCCGCTCCAACAAAAAAAACCCTCTAGGCAGGGCCAAACCCCCGCCGTCCACAATCTGCCGGCAGTCTTTCTTTTTACCCTTTTTTTTGGGTTTGTTTTTTGTGCCGAGTGCACGCGACAGCAAAGAGAGGCATGCGCGCCGCAGTCCTTCTTCAAAGCAAAAAAAAACAAATGGCCGGTGAGTGGCACGGACGTGGTGGCCACTGCCGCGGTGCGAGCCCCCCTGGAGCGCCTTGCGGCCAGGGGGGAGATTGGTCTTGCCCGTCGAGACCCGACGACGACAAAGCGACCCGCCACACGGACAAAGGCGACTGCGAGTTTTTTTCTGTTGTTGTGCTTTGGCTTTCGCCGCCGCCCTTTTTGTTGGAGGCCCTTTTCGCCATCTCCGTCATTTTTTGTGTCCCTCGATAATGGCCACCTATTATACCGACCCGCTGGCCTACGCGCGTCCGATCCCCTTGGTGCAGGCGCCCGCCGTTCACACTGTGCACACCGTCCCCACCGTGCCGCCGCCGGCTGCGGCCTCGTACGGCGCGCGCCTGGGCGCCTCGGCTGGCGGCGACGATGATGTGCAATTCGACTGCACGGTGAGCGCCGACGCACACGGCGGCTTTGTTGCGGCGTGCGTGCCGCGCCTCCCCGCCACGTCGACCTATGCGCCGCGCACCGGACGCGCCCTGTGCGTCGTCGACCCCGATCGCGACGGATTCGAGATGGACTGCAACTTTGAATGAGCCCGCCCCGCGCAATGACAACAAGACAACAACAACAACAACAACAACAACAACAACAACAACAACAACAACAACAACAACAACAACAACAACAACAACAACAACAACAACAACAACAACAACAACAACAACAACAACAAAGAGACAATACAAAAAAGAAATGCCCCTCTGCCCCGGCGTTGATCTATACTTTTGAGAAAGAGGAAAGACAATGCGCGACTTTTTCTTTTTGGTTGGATGACGTGCATCGCCTGCTCGATACCGCAACTTTTTTTTATGTATGTCCCTTTTCATGTTCTTGCATCAGCGGGGCGAGTTTGCGCTGTGCACCGACGCACGCGCTACGGCAGGCACAGGTGCCTCTTGTCCGCGACGGCAAAGTCGACCGTCACAGACCCCGTGCCGGCAACCTCGACGCGGAAGCGCAATGCGCTTTGGGCAATCATCTGTGTGATCATGAAGGAGGTATCCATGGGCTGCCTCTGACGGCCGAGCAGAAACGGAAAGCCCACGTAAGGAATACGCCGCCTCCACAGCGTGTTGAGCGCATCGAGCGTCTGTCGGTCCAAGGGTTCGAGCAATGTCGCCGTCATGGTCCTTGTCGTCGTCGTCGCCGCCGCCACTCCCGGCGTCATCAAGAGCGTGTCGTCTGCGCGCACACATCTCTCTGCGTTGCCAGAAGGCGACGGCGATGAAACATGCTGCACGCACGTGATCCGGGGTGCGTGTGCGTCCAACGGGTCCGTTGGCCATTTGCAGGTCATCTCAATACCCGATGCGAGGCGCACCGTACCGCGACCGCACGGCGAAAGCACATGCAGGCCGAGGGCAGGGTCATACTTCCAGTGCCACACGGGGGCGTAGACTAGACAACCACGCGCTGGCACAAAGAGGCAGTGCCGCACCGGAGCACCACCGACAAATTGAGCAGAGATGACAGCAAGCGTGTCTCTGTCGTCGAGCGATGCATAGATACGGCCTTGGTCCAATGCGACCAGAGATCCCGTGAAGGAGACGCCGGCCGAGCCCGAATAAACCGGCAGAGGCATGCCTCGTCGCGTCTCCCACGCGTCGTCGCGCAGGTCGAGCATCTCCATGCGTAGACCTCGACCGCACGCCATACGCGACGAGGCAAACAGCGTGGTGCGGTCCTCTGGTCGATCGACGCCCAAAAAGATCGCTAGTGGACTCGCATCTGGATCGTCGGCACGCGTCGTGTCAATGACGCGCGCGGCGTAGGGACCCGATCGTCGCGGCGACAGCCATGCCTTGCATGGCCGCGTCGGATCGTCGTCGTCGGGTCTAGGGACGAATCCGCCCGTCGCCACAGTTTCATGTACATCGCCTGTATGATCGACCTCGATGATCCAAAGGCGATCGAGGTCCTCGCTGATCGACCAAGGAGGATTGTGGCGCACAACGGGCGGGGTATCTTGTCCGTCGGCAGTAGGGTACGATGCACCTGGACGCATCAACGACCCGCAGAGCCGCAACAGTGATCCGATAAGGCCACCCGTGGCGTCGAGGGCACACACGAGTACGCAACGGCGCCCGTCGGCGTCGACAAGCGCCGCCTCGTGGCGGGTCTCACGGCCTCGGTGCGGCGCGGCACCGTACACGGCGATCGAGCGCGTGGCCGATGATCCCAGGGGTAGGGGAGATGATCCATCCACAGGAGACAGTGCCATCGTTGCGCCCACGTCCACGCAAAGCCCACAATGGGCATTGCGAGCGAGGCAGGCTCCGTGTTGCGCGTGGCGTCGGTGATGGCGACGCCGGGTCCCACTTGGCGGCCGCCGCGACAGAACCCCCACGTCCACTTGCGGCTGGTGGCGCTCTGACGATCGACGCACAGTGCCGGGCCGCGCACGCCGTCACCCGCGAGCCATTGGACGCCACATTGCGCTGGGTCGCCCGCGCATAGACCTCGCCGTTGAGCATGGGCGGCCACGTCAACCAGCGCCCATGCCGCCAGAGGCCCGATGCTATGCACCAGCGACGGCGGTAGATGGCACAGTGACGGCGATCCACCCAGCGGCAACGCAGGCGGCGCGGTTTCCACAAGTCGCCGTGCGCCCACGCGATACCATCCGTCGCCATCGAGCACCTTGTGCTTGAGGTCGGTGCGTTGCGCCTTGTCGTCTGCGCCCTCGGCCCGGCGGCAGTCGTCGTCGCGCACGATGCCCAACGGGGCGGGTTCGGCGGCCTCGAAAAAATCATCGTCGACGATGGCCCCGAGTCGCGCGAGGCACATGTGGCCCGTACATAGGCGCGCCGCCGCCCGACGGTAGCCCGGTCCCAGAATGTGGACTGGGTCGAGGGCCGTGCATGCGGCCTCGCGGCATGTGAGCGCCAGTCGCCACACGTCCGCGGCGTCGCAGTAGGAGAGCACATGGGCCCACATTTCGTGCGGCAAGGTTGAGATCGCCATTTTGTGTTTTTTATTCTTTCTTCCTTTTTTTTCCTGTTTTTTCCTTGTGTTGTCGTCGTCGTCGCGTCGTGGGGCGCAAGGGCGACCTCGATGGCAAATGGCACAGGGTCTGCAGACGTGTCCCTGCTCAATGTCTTTTGTGGCCCTGCCGGCTCCTTGGTCGGCATTGGGCGCCTCGCCCTATGTCGGCTTTTGCCAGGCAATCTTTTTTTTTTCGCCGACACACACGCGGGTTGGACCATATGCTGCCCGCATGCATTTTTTTCAACCTCTTTTTTTTTCAAAAAAAACGATTCTCTTTGTGGGGTTGTGCCTTGATCGTGCTGGCCTCTGTAGCGCAGGTCCTTTTTTTTTCGACAACCGCAAAAAATGAAAAGAAAAGAAAAGATGCGGCCGAGGTGCACTGGACGGTCGCCCATGTGCTCGCGACAAAATGGGCCAATATTGGCCACGAGCCTTGTTGCTCGGCCCCGGCCCTGTGCAGCCACAAAAAAGAAAAACCGACGCCCAAGAAGAATGCGACGACAAAATCGCGGCGGACAAAAAGCATGGTCCCTGGCATGGAATTTTTTTGGTTGCACTGCGAAGCGAATGTGCGCAAAAACGAGACAACAAATAGTCGTCGAAAGAAAAAAGAAAGGATCACGACCAAGGCTAGGATGTGCGTGGTTTGGGCGGGCCGCCACGCAGACGGGCGCCATTAATGACGCCGCGCTGTGGCTCGACGGCAGTGTCGCTAAAGGTGAGATTGGTATAGTAGACCGAGCGCTCGGCGTCGCGATCGCGCGGCCCGCGCACAATCTCGCACCACCAGGAGCCGCTGCGTGCGCGTTCGGCGCTGCGCAAAAGCAGCCGGTCGCCCTCGGCCGATGGCACCACGTCGAACGGGTCCCACCAGAGGCCGCGCGATTCGCACGACAGCACGCGCGCGTCGAGGTCGATAACACACCACGCCGCACTTGCCCGGCTGTCGCCGGCTCTCTCGCGCGTTGGCGTCGGTCTCTGTGCGTCGCTGTCGTCGCCGGTGTTGTTGTCATTGTCGTGCACGATGGCGATGGCGCGCGGCACGGCTACCATCGGCTGCCACAGGGCCGCCAGTTCCTGGACCATGGACGTCGCGCCGCGCAACTGCGCGGGGCCGGCGTCGGTGGCATCTTCCGGCGCGTCGGCGAGCCCGACGGCTCTGGCGACGCGCTCCATGGCGATCGTGATGGCCTTTATCATATAGTCACCCCGACAAGCGAGATAAGAAAAAAAAAAGAAAAAAAAGGAAAATGTAGGCCGTCGCGGATGCCGCGCGCGCGCGGATTTCGTTGCCGTATTTTCCCCTTTTGTTTCCTTTTTTCCCCTGTCTGTTTTTTGCCTTCCTTCTTTAATTTTTCGTCCAATGGCGGTGGACGCGGTGTGGTCAGTGTGTCTGTGTGTCTGTGTCGGTGCAGGGGTACCGTCCTCTTTTTTTCCCCTCAAAGGTGGACGGCGGGGGGCGCTCGCAAGCCGACATGGCCCGTGCGCTGCGCCGCCCAGTTTGCTCTTTGAGCCGCCGCCTGCTCTCGCGCGCCCTGGCCCGATGCGCGAGTTTCTGTGCGCATTCTCGGAGGTCTATTTCCAATTTTTTTTATTGCTTTGCATTTTGAGGTGGGCGGGTCGATTCGGTCTCGTGCGCCGCCTGTCTCGGCCGCGCCTCCTTTTTTTCCTTTTTTTTCTTGACGATTAAACAGAATAAAACAAAATGCGATGGGCAAGTATCTCGCGCGGCGTCCTTGGCTGTGTTTTTTTGAATCAAAAAAAATATACACAAAAAAACGCCTTTTCTTCTTGTAGCGCAGAGGGAGAGGGAGCATCGCACAACCAAAGGGGGGCGTCGGTGTGCGGGAGGAGCACCTCGCGGACCTATCCGGCCAGTGCGGCGTCGAGGATGCGCCAACGCGACGCCCAACCTCGCGATGGCGTCTTGCAACCTCGTGACGCCGACCGACTCGCTTCTAGGTCAAATGACAGGGGTTGGCCGTCGTCGTCGACGACGACGATGATGTTGCGTCGGTGGGCGTCCACGCACCCGATCGCGTCGGCAACGGCGATGGCCAAGGCGACCACGCCGGTCACCCACAAGACGCCGACAACCATCGCGCAAGCCAGCACGCGGTCGCGGAGGCCGTCGACGTACGGCGAGAGGGCGACCGCGGCGCCCGGATCGTCGGGGTCATAGTAGCACGGGACGTCGTCGCCGGGCGGATGGTGCATCGAAAAGGACGTCCACCAGGCGGTCAGGCGGTTGTGTTGATGCGATCCGAGCGTCCTCGAAAGCGTCGACTCGATCCACTCGTGCGCGGCGACAGCGTAGAATCGCACCCGCGGCGCTTCCGACGGCTCGACGGTTGGATCGGGCGCAGGTCGGTCAAGGACAAGGCACTCGGCGCGTGCGATTCGCGCCTCCAGGGCCATGTCACGGCCCAGCGAGTCGTCGTACCACAGGGCAAACACGATCGCGGCGACAAGGAGGCACAACACCCCTGCGCCCGCAAAGACACCCGCCATGCCGCGCGGCCGGACGTTGTTTCTGGCCGTCTTGTCGTCGATCGTGCGCTTCAGGGCCATCCGTTTCTTTCGGGTCTTTCCTCTTTTTCCTTCCCGAATGGAAAAATAAAAACGTCCGCAGCAATTTGACCTTTTTCCCTTTTTTTTAATTATGGCGACGGGACCAAACCTTTTTTGTTCGTGGCGTGTCGGTTTTTTTGTCTGGCCGTCTGCCGTCTGCGCCTTGTCGTATGGGTCCGAGAGGGCACACACGGCTGGTTTTGTTACTGCATTCGACTTTTTTTTTGTTCTGCTGCCGGCAATGGCAAGCATCCGCCAATCGCCCACCCGTTTTCCTCTTTTGTGAAATGAAAAAAGGTTTCGATTGGCCGAGGCGTGCGCGCCGTGTCGGGCACCACGAAAAAAAAAGGCAGCGCCAAACTTTGGACACGGGCCCATTCTATGGGCAACCCTGCCTCGGATCTGTTGGCTTGGGCAAAAGGGGGGCGCGGCCGGTTTGTGGGGAGGAGCGCGAAAAAGAAATTGGAGCGTGCTGATAGGCGCTCGCCGCACGCGGCGACGACACGACAACAAAAAGACGCGACAGAAAAAATCACAAAGCCACCAAGAGATCGTGGCGGTTTCGCTCGACCGACGACCCGGCAGGTTCCTCTTCTTCTTCTCCTGCAGAGGAGACGGTTGTGTAGTAGGCCTGCAGCGGGACGATCCATGGACGGCAGCAGCGAAAACAGACAGCGCAGCGTCGCCGACGACGTCATGGCAGTCGACGACAGCGAGGACGGCTCTTTGGCGTCACTGCTCCTGCCCTCGCTTCCGCTCGACGTGCTGGCCTATGTGTGTTCCTTTTTGACGACCTATGAATTGGCGCGCCTCATGGCGACGAGCACCGAGATGGCGTCGGTCGTCTTGGCCCTGGGCGTGAGCAAACCCACGCGCGACCTGCCCACGTGCCCCACCGAAGGCCCGCTGCGCGGCATCTACATCAGTCAGTATATGGACGCCTCTGGGCGCCCGTGCCACCGTGCGTGGCGTGCCGTCCATCCGGTGTCGGAACCCGCGCGCCGGCTCTACGCGCGACGGGTGGCGCCGCTCGGGCTGCCGGCCATGTTGCCCTTGTCGGTGCCGCGCGGCGCGTGGTGTCTGCCGCGGCCGCCCTTTGTCCAACTCGGCGCCGACCTGGCCATGTGTTTTGCGCTCGTGGGCACCGAGCGCATGCGAGCGTCCCTGCCCATCGCCGCCTCCATCCTCTCAGAGCCCTTGCCGCCCGGCACGCTCGTGTCCGTGCCGGGCGACCCACACGTCTACCCGGTGGCCTCGTACGCCGACGTCTTTCGGCATATGGAGCGCATGGAGGCGGCGCACGCCGCACGAACCCGAGCGGCCTCTCGACTCGACCAATGGCGCCATCGGTTTTGCGCGCAGGAAGCCTTTGCCGGGCCTACGGGCGTCGCGGCGCGTGCCGACCGCGCCGGCAATGTGATCATCCGCCTCTCCCAATCGCTCGATCAGTAGAGTCTTGTGTCCTAGTCAGGGGCCAAATATTCACATTACGCAGACATCACATTTTTACCTTAAATTCACAGTATTTCAACAGTGATTTGGGGCCATGCAAACGCCTTGTATTTTAATAGAATTCTATGGGCCTGCCTATTACATCTTGCCCTGTCTACCCACCCATCCCACCCTCCCCCTGATGTCGGCTTTCAGCGCCCCGACGCAGCGACGCGATATTGTTGTTGCCGTCGATTATGGCCTCTGTGATTGTTAGTATAGAGAATGATTAATCGTGTATCTTTTTCTTTCTCTCGAAAGGGGGGGCGACAGCCTTTTTGGTCGTGTGTGTGTGTGCGTGTTCTTTTTTCGGCGACACAAAAAGAGCGCGGGCCGCGACGTCAATGACAGTGATGGCGATGGAAAAAAAAGGGGGAGAGAAAAAGCGGTTCACTCCTCGGCGGGGCGAGGAGGGACCACGGATTCGGCCACAAAGGCCAACACGACGTCGCGGCTGGCCGCGTCCGACGGCACAACATGGCCCCAGCGATGGGTCGCGTAGCGCGCGTTGGTGTAGGTCGCGGCGAGCCGGCCAACGTCGTCCATACCGCACAGGGCGTCCTTGGTGCCGTGCACCAGGAGCGCCGGCACGTCGGGACCGACGCGGGGTAGCGCGGCCATGGTCGGGTCCTGCACGCCCGACGCGCCAAAGAGGACGGCGCACCGGCAGCCGGGCAGGGCGCCGGTCTGCAGCAAGAGCGTTGCCATAACGGCGCCCTGCGAGAAGCCTAATACGACGTCGGCCTCGGCGCCGTCGAGGGCCGCACTGACGGCCGCGCACGATTCGTCAAACTCGCGATAGGGAAACGTGTCGCAGAGACCCATCGTCGGGCGCGTCCACCACGCGCGCCCCTGGCGCGCCGGCGCGCTGTCGTCGGCGGCGGCGGCCTGCGCGAGAGAGACGGGCGCCGTGGCAAACACCAGACGCAGCGGCGTCTGGCCGGGGCGCGCCTTGAGCAGACGCGACAACGGGCGCGCCAGGTCGTCGTTGGTCTGGCCGTACCCGTGCAGGGCCAACACCGTGATCTCTGTCTTGCTGGTCTTGCGTGCGCCGTCTGTCGCCTCCATCTCGCTATTTTGCTTTTCCCTTTGCTTTCGCTTCTCTGCTGCGGCCTCGCTCTTTTTTCCCGCCCCCCATGTTTCCCCCGCCCTGCTTTTTTTGCTATACGCGCGACGCCACCGACGCCGTTGTTGGGCCTGTCGGGCGCCGAATCCGTTGTGCATCCAAAAGAAAAAAAAGGGGCTACTATTCGCCCTTTTTCTTTTTTTTCCTTCTCGTCATCTAAATCGGCCAGGCACGACGGCGCCGGCGACGCCGAATCCGCTAGGACCCTAATTGGTTTCTTTTCGGCGCAACTGGCCGAAACAAAGAGCACGGTGGTGTGCGCCTCCCGATGCGCACGAGGGCTGCATGTCTGAAAGGAGACGTCCCGCAATGACAAAGCCCTCTTTCTCGCTACTCTTTTTTTTGGGCAATCTGCTTCTGGGGCCTGGGTTGCATCTCTTGTTGGCAAGACTCTTTTGTTTGATTTTGGGCGCGCCGACGCGGAAAGACCCATGCTTATTTTAGGGGGTCGCGCGAGGCGCCGGTCGGGATTGCGGTATTTATTCATGAAAAAAAAAGTAAAAAAAAACATCAAAGGTCGCCGCCTCTGCGTGCCTCTGCGGGGGCCAAAACACAGACGCCGACGCAAGAATCGGCCGGTCGGAAAGAGAGGATGGCGTGGACGCAGAGAGCACCGTCGCATATAGCGTCCAGTTGGGCGACCAGGTCGTCCATGTCGCCTTGCCACAGGAGCGCCGGCGCATCGCGGATGATCGTGTTTCGTCTGCACAGCCGCGCCGTCGCAACCGCGAGGTCGATAAGAACACCGTCGGTCGCGCTGTGATGCTGTTCATGAGGCCGACTCTCCAGTGAGACATGCGCAAGTGCGCCGGCGCCAGCATTGTCCGCGGCGAGCCGATGACGCGAGGCACCGCTCTGGCCGGCGCCGACACAACCGACACGCTGCTCGTCGAATTTGCCGCTTGCGCTGCCGGCATCGCTGCAAACGACATCACGAATCACATTGTCGCCATTGCCCTGGCAGCCGCCATCGTCGCTGTTGTCTCCATCGTCGTCTTGGTCACCAAAGACAGAGGCGTCGGTGAGCGCCGACGGCATCCACCAGACGGTGCTCGTATAGACCACGGCCGGCGCCGTGACCACGCTGTAGCGGTAGTGGCGCAGCGAGAGACGGGCGCCATCCGCGCCGTCGTCGCCGTCGCCGCGGGTGCGCCGCGCCGGCACGACAAACGGCGCCATCTCGATGCGCGCCACCCAGGCATCAAGGCGCGCAGCAAACAGATCCGCGAGCGCGTCACGTGCGGCCTCGAACGACGGCGTGTTCAGGTCGAAAGGCCAGTCGCGCCAGGCCGACAGGCCGCGCCCGACGCGCACCTCGTCGCCGGCGAAAACGCAGCGCCCGCAGCCGCGCACCATGTTGTCTTGGTCGTCTTCGAGGTGATCGTCATCTTTGGCGGCGGCCTGGTCGACTCTGTTTGGTCGGCGGCGCGCCGCAAAAGGCGACGCGTAAGCAATCATTGCACCGGGGTCGGTGGGCGCGCGGCGCATTGCACAAAGAAAAAAAAAGAAGACGATCAAAGAAAGCCCTGTGGGTCGCCAAAGATCCCAAAAATGAAAAACCGAGTTTGTCGCCATTGGCGACTGCCCCATTGGGCGTCTCCCTCTCTTTTTTTTTTCGCGGCCTCTGTTTGTGCGGTCGTGTGCAATCTTGTGCGGCCTTTGCCAGACTCTTTGCTTTTCGCGGGCGGGCGCTGCGCCGATTTTTTTTCTTCTTTGTGGCGACGACCGATCGGCGCTGTTTTCGCGAGCGCACGCGCAAAGGCGACCGAGACAGCGGCGCCAATCTCTTTCTTTTTGCTTTGAGAGCAAGAGGCACATTTTGTGCCTCTTGCTCTCCGCGGGCTCGCTGGTTTTTCCGGCGCACCGGCGCTTGCAAAAGGACCCGTGCTTTGTCGCCTCTTGATGGTGTGTGGCGGTGCCGCAGCCGACAAGCGACACCGCAAACCCTCACCAAGAAACCGGGCGACGAGGCACCCAAAAAAAAAAGGAGAAGAAACAATGAAAGCAATCATTCAAACAATGGGGTCTCTTGTTTTGCGCGCGCGCGTGCGCACAAAAAAACCTGCATGATGTTCAAAAAAAAAAGGCAAACAAAATCGCTGCCGACACATGCGCGCACGCAAGGAAAAGCGACCGACCGCCTGAGCGGACGGGCGTGCGCGTGGACGTCAAGATAGGTGCGTGCGCTGGGCGCACCAACGCGGGGGGCGCAAGACCCACCACCGCCAACCATTTTTTTGGGCCATCACACCTCTTCCTTGTCTTTTTTTTTTCGATTTGTTTCGCATGTTTTCGCTATATATACACACACATATATACATATGTACATATATTGCCGATCAAGGGCCCGGCTGGGCGTTGCGACGCGCGAGGGCAAAGTAGACGTGGTTGAGGAGGACGGCCGAGGCGTTGCTGTCGGGGTCGGCCGAGCGCGTGCGCACCACGGGGTCGTAAGCCGCGGCGACGACGCCCAGCACGCGTCGCGGCGTCGCGGGCCCGTCGACGGCGGGCGTCCAGCGCCGATCGCGTGTCGTGCGGTCGACCACCTCGGCGATGATCTCGGGCCCGACGCCGGTAAACTCGTAGACGGCATTGTCGACCACGTCCAGCACGGACGGCGCCGCCGGGTCGGTGGTGCGCGGGTCGGCCGGGCGCGCCGCCAATGCGCTGGCGTCGGCGTCGTCGCCGGCAACGACCGCCAGCCACGCGTCGCTCTGGAGAATGTCGCGCACGCGCTCGACCGACACGCCGACGAGGTCGGCCACGACACGGGGCGCCGGCGACGCCAAGAGGCGCGCCAGGCTCGCAGCGGCCTGCTGGGCCAGTCCCGGCGGCACCGTGGGGCGCAACGGTGTCGGACTAGGGGGTGTAGGTGTCGGCGGCTGTCTCCGCCGCCCCAATACGGAACCTGTCTCTTGTGGCGGGGGTTGTGGCTGTCGCTGCTGCTGCTGAGTGGCGCGCGCTTCGGCCGCGGCGGCTGCACGGGATCGCGCGCGGGACTGGACCTGCGCACGCTGCGCCTCTACGCGCCGACGACCTTCTTGGCGCTCGGCGGCGTCGACGGCCTCGGGCGCAAAGGTGACGGTGCGTGCGATATCGCGCGCGCCGGTGACGGCGCCGTCGGGTCCGACCAGGTAGACGGTCATGAGCGGCGCGCGCGGACCGTCGGGTGTCTGGGGCAGCGCCAGCAGGAGGTCCTCCAACTCGCGATCGCTGAGCGACGGCAGGGCCGGCCGCACGAGGCTCACGTCGTGCCACACGCCGCGCGCCGTATCATAGCGAAATACGCGACGACCGACCGCGGCCGGATTGATGGCCAGCGCCGTGGCAGACAGCGAGCCGACGCCGGGCGTTCCCGCAGCGGCCGGAAGAGGCGCCACGTGCAGTCCGGCGAGGGCACGCGGCGGCACCGTCCACGGCGGTTCGGGCAGGGAGCCGCCGGCGGCGCGCGCGACGCGACGCAGAAACTGGGACCAGTGAGCGCGCTCACGCGGCGTGGGCGCCTCACGGCTCGCCATGATCACCGCCAGCGTAGGGGGTAGCGCTCCCGTGAGACCGACGGCGAGGCCGCCGTCGCGCTGAGCGCGCAGGGCGGTCTCGATGGCCGCGGCCTCGGCGACGTCGCCCGCCGCCGATTCCGAGCGCGCGCGGGCATTGGGACCGGCCGCATAGTAGGCCGCGAGGGCGTCGTAGGACGTCGGCGGCGTGGGCACCTCGGCCGGCTCAATGTCCACGGCATAGTGACTGCCCTGGCCGCTGCCGCCGACGGTGATGACGGGCACGCGCGCCACCTCGTAGGCTCCGGGCGCATGCGGAGCCCGCCGCACGTAGCCAAAGAGCCGCCGCACGACAAAGGCCACGGGCTCCCTGACGTGCGCCGGCGCCCAGAGTTGCGGCGGCACCACAAGCATCTGGCCGTCGGCGAGCATAAAGGCACGGTCCAACACCTGTTTGATGGGCGATGATTGTTGTTGTTGCTGTGTCCCCGGCAGGCCGCGCGTCGCCCGCGCATAGGCGTCGAGGGCCTCTTGCGCATCGCGCGCCGCCGGCGCGAGGATGACGGCGGCCCCCAGAGGAAAAACGGTGGGCGCGAGCACGATATTGCTCAGGCCGGCAGTGTTTTCGATGTGACGGGCGGCAGCGGCCGACAACGGAGGCGGCAGAGAGACGTCGGTGGGGTGCTCGCTGCCGCCCCACAGGTTCCACAGCACGTCGTAGGGCACCAGCGCCTCTGTGGTGGGCATGGACGGTTTGCCCGCCAACGCGTACCCGTAGGCGACGCCCGGCAGAGCGGGGTCGGTCGAGTAGGCCGCGAGGCCGACAAAGGGCTGCGCCCACGCCTCTTCGAGGACCTCACCGGGCGCGAAGCCCATGGTCGTGCCAAACACGTCGGCGTAGATGGCGCGACCGGATGCGTCGTCGTCGGCGCTAATGCGCGTGGCCAGCGCGCGCACCAGACGGCCCGACCCAGCCGGCTGTTCGTAGGTGATGCGCATCAGCCGGCCGGCCGCGTCTGCCGGCAGCGCCGCCGGGCCCGCTGCGGCGCTGCCGGCAGCGACCATGGAGGCCGGGACGGCCGGACCCTCGGTGGCGGCTGCGAACCATTGGCCAAACAGGGCCGGGGGCAGTATGATGGGCGACGCGCCGATGCCGATGGCCCGCGCGACGTTGCCTCTCGCCCCCGGCGGGATGGCGGCGTGGGACAGCCGCTGACCAGCGGGGTCAGCGTCCCAGGCGATCTCGTCCTCCGCGGCGGAGTCGGGCTCCCAGGCGACGACATCGCCAGTGTCCTCGTCTGCGGCGGCCAACAGACGGGGGAGGTCGGCGAGAACCGGGCGCATGATGGCGCTCAATTGCCCGATCGGCAACGGCTCCACCCCGCGCTCCGGGTCCACCTGGCGCCAGCGCGCCTTGAACCGCGCGGCGTTGATGTCGACGGCTTCAGAGACGGCGCCCGACACGGCGTCGTCGAGCGCGACGTCGGGCGCCAGGGCGTCGCGCACGATACGGGTGAGCGCGTCGTGAAGCGCGTTGGCGCCACCCAGTCTGTCCAGGTGATTGAGGAGGCGTGCGTCGACGCAGCGCGCGACGATTCCGTCGGCGCCCACGACGCGAAACACAAACGGCGGCGGCACGTCGGCCATCTGGTCGGCGTTGGGGCACGGCGCCAGGGCCGGAACGCGCTGACGCGCCCACGCCGGCAGTGCGGCCAGGCGCTCAAAGGCCGCCTGGTCAATCTCGTAACCTAGAGCCGCGGCGAGGCTCTCGCGCGCCTCCCGTTGGGTCTCGGCCGTGCGCTGGGCGCGCGCCTCGGCCGCGCGCCGCCGCAACACCTCGGCGCCCATGAGCGCGCGAATGTTGGCGGTGGTCTCGTCGGGCGCCTCCATGACGGCGTCGGCGACGGGGCGATTTTTTCGTTCCTCCCGACTCTCCCCTCTCTTTTTTTTGTTCCTTTGTGTGTTGTTGTCGATCGTGCGTCGGGCGCCTCGACCTCGCTTGCGGCGCTGGTCTCTTGTCTATTTTCGTGCGCGATTTGTTGTGGCGAGATTTGCGTTGGCGAAAAAAAAAAGCACGATCACAAAAAAAGCACGCGCCGGGCGTCAGACGGCGCCGAAACCAGTCCCGGCGACGAGGCCAAAAATAAAGGAATGGAGGTCGACTGAAAACAAAAAAGGAGGAGTCGGCGGCAAGCACGGCGGGGATAGGGCGTGTGCGCGCGCGGCTTTCCCTCTGTGGCCGTCGGGTTTGGCTCGATCACGTGGCGGGTTCCGTCCATCACGACAGTCGTCGTGCCCATTCCCTTTTTACGGCGCGCTGTCCATGGTCTGACAACAAGAGACAGACTCAAAAAGGCGCGACCAAAAGGACGCGTGCCGGCAGTGCGCGCATCATCATGTCCACCCCATCACAGGTCGCTCGAACGGCGCGACACCCTCGAACGAAAAGGAAAAGAAAAGGGGTCGGCGAGCGATTTTTTGTCCCGGCGGTTTGGCTTCGGCCGACCCGTGTGCATCGGCTTTTTTTTTGGTTTGGGGCGGCTTCCTTTTCTTCCGGGCAGCGACCATCGCCGCCTGTTTTTCTTCTCTTTCTTGCGGGTGCCAGGAGAAGAAAACAAAGGCGGGTGCAAGGACAAAGGAGGAACTGCGACCCGACCGCGCGCCCCGTTGTGTCTGTTCTCTTTTTTTTTTGACGAAAAAAAAAGAAAAATAATTTTTTTTCTAATTCAGCATATATTTTTTCGGTCGAGAGGGCAAAAGGACACAAGGAAAAAGCGGCCAAAAAGGATGACGCGAGAGGAAAAAAAAAGAAACACAAAAGAATGCGGCCGCGCACGATCGCCCTTGGAGGGCCGCCCGCTGGCGCCTTGGATCTGGTGCGCGCGCGCGCGCACGGAATGGCCCGCGGCGAGCGCGACAAAAAAAAGCCACCAAGAAAAAGAGAGGACAAAAAAAGGAGGCTTATATGTCGTCCGAGTCGGTGACGCACGAGCAGTCGCTGTCCGTGTCGTCATCGTCGTCGTCGTCGAGGTCGCTGTCCGTGTCGTCGCCGAGCGCGGGATCAGCGCCGGACGCTGTGGCGACGGGCGCGGCAGCGGCGGGCGTATAATCGGCATCGGGATCAGTCTCGTCGTCGTCCACGATAAACTCGTCGAGACTGCCCGTCGAATCATCCTCGTCGTCGTCGTCGTCGTCATCACTGTCGATCCATTGGGCGGTGCGCTCGTGCGCCTCTTCCGAGTCATCGCTCAGGACGATCACGACGGGTGCCGGCGGGCGCGGCGGACGCGACGAACGGCGCGTCCCTGTGGCCTGGCCCACGACGGGGGCGACAGGCGCGGGCGTCGGAGCAGTGCTGGCGACAACGGTGGACGATATGGCAGGCGCCACGACGGGCGCCGTGGGCGGCCACGCCACGGGCACGCCCATGTCGGCCAGGTAATCGGGCGGCACGCGACAGCGGCACACGGGACACGCCACAGGTGGCGCGGCCGCGCGCGGCGCGCGCCGGGCGAGGCAGTTGTCGATGTACTGGCGGATGGCGTCGCTGTCAAAGCGATGGCAGCACGGCAGAAAGGTCGTGCGCGCAGCGGTAATGGTGCGAAAGGGCACCAACGTGATCGGGCAGCATTCGTCGTCCTGCTGCGATCCCAAACACGACGCCATTTTCTCCCCTTTTTTTTCTTTCTTTTTGCTGTCCCCCTTTTTTTCCCCTCTCTTTCGACGCTGGCGCTCGTGAGGCCCTTTTCTTTTTTCTATTCTGAACGGCCTTCTTTCCCTCTTTGCGCGGCGCGGTGCCTCGACTCGGGGCGGCGGGTTGCCTCCCGCAAAGAGAGACGGAGGAAAAATAAAAAGAGCAGAGACCGCCAAAGATGTCGCAGGTCCGCGATGCAGCGTCTCTCCCACAACAACTTTCGACGTGCTTTGCGTGTGCGCGTGGCGCACGGCTTGGGGTCGAGCGAGTCGCGGCTGCGTGGACCCTCCTCTGCCTTTTTCTTATCCTTTGCACCGCCTCCCTTTTTCCTTGCCTCGCCGTCCGATGCCTCTGTGCGCGTCTGGACGCGTGCGCGCGTGCGACTGCGCCGACGACCTTCCCCCCCCCCCCTTCCCTCGCAGGGCCGCTCGCCCCGCACTTGGCCTCTAGTGCAATTGATCGCGAGAACAAAAAAAAAGGCAGCGGGCGGCGCGAGCGAAAAGAGCGCCGATCGCTTGTGCGCTCCAAAAAAAAAGAGAGGGAAAATGCAATGCACAAAAAAAAGAGACGACGAAACAGGGCCGGGGTTTTGGAGGCGCGCGCTTTGGTCACCGCGCAAAGAAAAAAACGTTGACAAACCCATTTGTCAAAGGAAAGGAAAAAGAAGAGGGCAAACAAGACACGAAAGAAGAAGCGCCCGAGGCCGTCGGCGAGTCGGGTCGCGCTGGTCCACCGCGACGACGGCCTGTGTGGCGTCAAAACGCACACGCGGCCTCGGCGTCACGAAAGAAAAAAGGCCCATCTCGCCGCCGCCTGTGCGCGATGCGCGTGCGCCTCGACTTTTTTTTTCTCAGCGTGTGCACGTCGGCGAGCAGAGATCTCGTGTTTGATCGCCACCGTCGCCGCAGCGCCTCTCCCTTTCGTCGTCACCCCGGCGCCCGTGTGTCGTTTTTCTTTTTTTTTTCTTGGACTCTTTACGCCGTCGTTCCTGGCTGGCCTGGCCGCGTGCGTTGGTGCCCTTGACACGCCTCGTCGGCGTCACTTTTTTTCCTCACGCCCCCCGTCCTCCCTCTTTCGAGCAATCGACACGCCATCTGCTGGGCTCATGAAGCACGGCGACCATCGGACCGAAGCGCCGGCGGCAGCGGGCCTCGCACACCTCTTGGCCTCGCGTCGTGCGCGCGCCCACGAAGCAGCCGACTGCGCGGATCGAGATCCAAACGGCGCCCGCTCGCCCGCATCCAAGCGCGGCGCCGGCGCGCTGGCCCTGGCGTCGGCTGCCGCTGCTGCCAAGCGCTCGCGCCGCGCGTCAGGTCCCGTCGTCGCACCGCCGGCGGCGGCACCGGTACCGCCGGTGGTGGCACACGAACCCGCACGCAAGATGGTCCGTCGCCGGCCATCCGTAGCGCGCGTGGCGCCGACGCTCCGCTGGCGCTGTCAGCACTTTCTCGTGAGCAGCCTGGTGCGCGCGCCGCTCGCGCCCGCAGCGCCCGCCGTCGATCCGTGGGCCGACGCCGGCCTCTGTCGCGCGCGGCCCATGGGGTGCGTCGACCCCGACGTGGTCTATTGCCGCGAGGCCGAGGAGGCCGTCTACCGCGAGACCGACGGCCGTCCGGCTGCCTACGAGGCCGCCGTGCGTCGAATCGCCTACGCGCTCCGCTCGGGCGGGCGTGCTCTCGTACGGCGCTACAGCGCGCGCGTCGTGGTCGGCCTCGACGACGACGCGCTCGCCGCCAGCACGGCACCGGGGCGACGGCGGCTGCGCGCCCACAGGCGCATGGACGCGTGCCGCGCGATGATGGCCGACGCCGACATCTTTGGCGACGCGCCGGCGGCCGTCCTGCGCTGCCGCAAGTGCGGCGGTGACGACGTCGTTAGCAACCTGCTCCAGACGCGCGGCGCCGACGAGCCCATGACCGTCTTTAACACCTGCACCACCTGCAACACGCGGTGGCGCCAGTGATGCACCCGCCGCCCCCATCGCTCAGCCCCGTCCATGCGCTTTGTCGGTCCCTTTGTTCCCTGCCATCCGACATTCATTCTCGTCCGCCATTTTCTTTTCCGAAACAAAAAGAGAGCGTCTCGGTCGCTTTGCGCCGAGCCGTCGCCCCACCCGTTCTCTTCTTTGCCTTGTTTTTTCCCATTTTTTCTAGAGTTTTTCATTCTCTTCCCTGATTGGCCATACAGAGCCGTGGAGTCGTACCGTCCTTTTTTTTTTTGTTCCTCTATGTGAGCCGCCGCGTTGTTGGGTGTTTGGCCCCGTCGCCGCTGCGCGGTGTGCGCGCGCCGACAAAGGGGACCCCACAAAAAAAGCGCACGGGCGCAGCGCGTAATGCCGCGCCGACACCCCACTCCCCGTTTTTCATCCAATCCTATTCCTCGAATTATTTTCTTCTAAATTTTTATGTCTAGAAAATTAAAAGGACGGGTCGTTGGCGCGACATTGCGCGACGCCGCGTGGTCTCTCGAACCGGCGCACGAGACGGCCCCCGTCGGTGTGCAGACCCGCGTCAATTCTGCGCACCCAAGATTTATCGGCAGGGCATTTATGCGTCGACGGCTTTTTCTTTTCGTGCATTGCCTGTGCGGTGGCGCTTTGGGCGAGACGGAAAAAAAAGCCACCAGAGCCCGCGGCGCCCTAAGCGATTCCGTGGCAACGGCAAAGGAAAGGCGGACGCGCAAGCAATGGGGGCGGAGGCGATAGAGGCCGCAAAAAAGGACCGCATGATCAATCGCGAGCGCTTCCTTTTTTTTACTTTTTTTTTTCCCTATCGACAAGATGCTTTTGTTTGGCGTCAAATGTGCACGGCACGCACGAGGACACGATCGCCCCGATGGAGCACTCCGTAGTGAGCGGCAAAGAGAAACACGGTGATGATGCCGTCTTCGTAATGCCGTCGGTAGACCACCACGAGCGCCCTCTTGTTGCAGCACAATCGCGCCAAAGAGTCGACCATCGACGACTGGGCATAGTCGAGTGTGGTGCCGATGACCGCAAGGAGGGCGCGGCCCATTTCGGCAGCATCGCGCCCGCAGCCGTCAACGATGGTTGCACCGACGTCGGCGTTGATGGCGAGTGGCACGCACTGGTCGGGATCGAAAAACCACACCACCGTCCCGCAGCGCATCGCGTGCATCAGGGCGGGATCGTACGGACCGCCGTCGTCGACGACTGCCAGTGGATCGCGATCCGTCACCTTGAGGCGGGCGACGTCGACGGCGCTCAGGGTCCGGTCATCACCGCTGCCGCCGTATAGTGCCACGCGCCGATGCGCGCTGCGGGTCACCGCCGGCCATAGGTGGCTCACAAATGCCACGAGGTCGTGCGCGTCGCGCGACGCCGCGCTACGGCACACGCGCACCACGGGCGTGGAAGCAAACACGTCGAGAAGCAGACACCGCTCGATCACAGAGCCCAAGTCGACATCGCCGCGAAGGAACTCGACCCGAGTCCGGAGGGCGCTCTCGACAGTCTCGTCGGGGGCGGGCATTACGGTCAGGCCATGGCGCCGCGCGTACTCGACCCACCCGCGATCGCCCCATGCTGTTACAACCGCGCGAAAGAAGCGACACGACAGCGACACGGCGAGGCGGTCGCGCGTTGACGTCGAGACAACGTCACCCACGATCGCCCACCATAACTCGACGGGCACAAGTTGGGCCGGGCTGCTGTCGCCGCCGATCTCGCCAATCGCCCACGGCTGCATCGACATGTTTTCCTATCGGCCCGCTGCTGCTGGTGTCTTGATCTCGTGCCGGCCACGGCGGGCCTTGCTTTTGTAGTCCCTCCCTCTCAAAAAAATTGGTGGTTTTCATTGGGAGTTGCATTGGCCGCGCTTTCCGCCAATAGGTCCATGACACGTGCCGATGCGCAAAAATTCTATTGCCCGTGGGCAACGCCACCAACGACAACGCGGGAAGGGCGACGCCTTTTGCCTTTTTGTTTTGCAAAACAAAACCAAAATAAAAAGATCCGTGCGGTGCGCGGTGATCGAGGGTGTGCTGACGCCCCCGTCCCAATGATCCAGTCGTATACTTTTCTCCGCTGGGCCTTGTAGGCGACGGTGAAAAAAAGATAGGGCCGAATGGGGACTGCTGTCGGCATGTGGCGGCGGCCATCCTGCAAAGCCATCGGCTGCAACCGCAACGGCACCCACAAAGGGTATCGAGCGCGCATTTGACTCGACAAAGCAGACGACGCCCAAGCGGACCTGTCCTGACCTCGCGATAGCGTTGCTTAGATGATCGCCGCCGTCCACTGCCGGCCGCGCGGTCGCCATCGTGCACTGGACCGGTGGATGGTGGCAGTGGCCGGCGCCTTGATCTGATCTTTTGTGGCGCTGTGCGGGTCGGTAGCGCAGCGCAAGAATATGTGTTTTTGTTTGTTTTTTGCCAATTTTATTTCTTCGTCTTTGAATTGGCATGGTGAAAATGCACATATAAAAAAAGAACCGCCGAGGTGCGTCTTGTTGCAGCGAGCGCAAAAGAAAAAAAAAGAGGGAATCAGGACGAGGCAGCGCGCGAGAGGTGCTCGCGTAACCGCCGCGCGCAGGCCCGTGCAATGGCAACGGCCTCGGCGGCGTGCGTGCCGTCGGGGTCGGCAGCCGCCACCTCGGCCATGCGCAAGGCGAGCGCCGGCACGGCCACAGCATGGGTCGGCCAGCGGCCCGAGGCCCACGCGCGACACACGACAAAGAGCCACGACGAGGTGACGTCCACGGTCGCGACATCGGGATCGTCCCCGGGCGGCTCGCAATCAGCATCGACGGCCAACACCGTGTGCGCCGACGTCGTCACGAGGTCGACCACAAACGAGCGCACGCTGGACCACTCGATCCAACGTACATTTGTCGGGGCGGTCGATGGCGCCAACGAGGTTTGTGGGCTCCCCGTGCGATGGTCGGCGATGATCCTCCACGGGCGCTGCCGGTCCGAGCCCGGACGCACGGCCAACACCAGGCGCCACAGCCCCGCGCGGCGATTCCACACGCACAGTGCGAGGTCGGAAGTGGCACGTGCCGCCATTTCGTCCACCAGCGCGCCATTGTGGCGCGCCTCTTGCGCGAGTGCGTCCTCGTCGGTGATGCCGTTGGCTACAGGACAACGGTCCATCGCTTGAATGGGCCCGGCCTTTTCGGCCGCGTGCCGCCCATCAATGGGGGGTCTTGGCTCGTCAAAAGGGCGTACGGCACTGTGAGGCGTGTCTTCTCGGTGCGCGCCGGCGCTACCGTCATTGGCAACGGCGTCGCCCTGGGTCGACAAAAGGCGTGGTCGTTGTCTATATGGATACTCTTGGATGGCGTCGGACAGGGGCTCTTTGGGGGCACCTGTTTCTTTGCTGCCGCTACCTGTAGTGTTGTCATTACCGCCGCCGCGGTCGCCACCATTGTCATCATTGTCGTCGCAGTGTCTAGATGCGTCATGGCCGACGCTGTCGCTTGCGTCGCAATCGCCGTCCTTTTGTTTGTCCTCTTGGGTATTGACGTCCTCGTCATCGTCGTCGTCGCTGGTGCTCGGCACGATACGCCTGCGCACGCGGCGCGGGGGCGTTGTTGCGGCGCGAGGGCGCTTGCCGGGCACCCGAGTTTGGACCGCCTTTTCAGGCGACGACGACGAGAGCGACGATGACGAATGTGATGGCGTCGTGTCCGAGAGAGAGGGGGATTGCGCGACCAAAGATGCCGGTCGAGGCAACAAGTGCGCGCTCGGATTCTGTTGACGCAGTCGGCGACGGGTGAGACTATCGACGGGCGACAAACTCGAAGACGTGCTCGACGTTGGGCTGGCAGTGTCGGCCATGGTCTGGACGCCCAACGGTATCCGAGGCTGTGGCCTTCCAGACGACGATGATGATGATGATGATGATGTTGATGATGACGACGACAGCAGAGACAGCGCAGGCGACACGAGGCCTTGGTCAGTGGCAGAGGCGGCTGCGACGCATGCGGCAATCGAGTCGCGCGCATGCACGGCCGCGGTTCGACGTCCCAGCGGGTCGCGCTTCTGGCCCAGCAAGGTCATGAGCCGCACATAGGCGTCGGTCTCGGCATAGTGGGCGATCGACAGGGCCGCACTGCCGGCACCGACAATGTCGGCCGACGCGGCGAGAAAGGCATCAACGTCGACGGCGCGCAAGAGGGGCGTGGCGCGCCCGGGACCTACCCTGCGCTTGTCAAAAGTCCACCCGCGCTGACGGAGCGCGTACATGATGCGACCGGCGATCGTCTTGGCCGTGTGCGCGTCCTGTGCGCCCATGGCATCGTGAAGCAGGTCGATGGCGGCCACGTAGCCGCTGGTGTCGTAGCGTACGCTGTGCGATGGCCCGCGCGCAACCGCTGTCCCAGTGTCTTTGGCGCGCGCGCCTGTGCTGGTCTCGGGGCTTTTGGCTGCGTCTCCCTTGGCACGACCGACCGACAGCCGACCGTGGTCGTCGGCGCGACTCTTTGTGGGCACGCTATTGGTGGTGTCTTGTTTCTTTTCCGTCTTGCTGGCGCAGCCGGCGGACGGGTCGGCGCGCGCGGGTTTCGGACTAAGCCGGGGCGAGCGACCTGCGACAGCGGCCGGGCGAGGCCGGGGAGACGCCAAGCGCTCACGACCGCTCGATAGAGGCTCGTGCGATAGGACGAGGCCCGAGACGACGTGAGCGCCGCCGGCGACGTCAAAGGCGTGTGCGGCATAGAGAGCAATGGTTCGCCAAAAGCCGGATCGCTGGAGGGGGCGGCGTCCGGCGGCGGGTGCGGCAGTGGACGCCCACGCGACAAAGGCCCGGTAAAGGGTGTCGGCAGAGCACGACTCGGTGCCTCGCACGCAACGAGCCCGCACAAATGTCCCCACGGTGTCGCGCCACAGCGTCTCGTCGTCGTCGTCGCCGTCGTGCTCCAGATCCGCGGCGAGCGTCACGACGAGGCGCCGCAGTGGGGTGCGCGACAGGGCGTGGATACGAGCCGTTATGGCATGGGCCGTAGAGGACGGCAGCAGGGTGGCCGCCGGACCAGCGAGTCCGCCGTCGAGGAGGCGGTCGAATCCGTACGAGTCGACCAGCAGTCGGCCCTGCGGGTCGTGGTGGGCGCCGCGCGCCAGCGGCGACGGACTCTCGCCGGCGAGGTCGGCGTCGATCATGGAGCGGCACAGGGCGATCATGCGCTGCACGTCTCCCGGTCGCCAGGCGTCGGTGCGGCCGGGGTACTCGGCGCGCGCCATGGCCCACACCACCATGCCCTCGGGCACGATCCACGCGTGTCGCGTGGCGGCGTCCAACTTGACATAGACCACGTCGGGCGGCATGACCGTCGGTTCCGGCGGCGAGTAGGCGCCTCGCATGACGCGATCGAATGAAGGCGCGCTGGAGTGTCGACAACGAGGGTCGGGCACGAGAGAAAACCCTCAAAAAATAAGAAAAAATAAATCAAAAGAAAAGAGACGACAGAGGCCGTTGCGGCGATGACGGCGCGGTGAAAACGGACGTCCTCGATTTGGTTTTCTGTCTTGTGTTTTTGTTATTGCTTCGGCTTGCCGCCGTGTCGCAGACCAGTGCGCGGCAGGGGCTCGGGAAAAGGGCTCTGACAGTTGGCGGCACGCAAGCGGTTTTGCGCGAGGCAATGATGCAAGGACAACAAAAAGGCCGGTCGCCGGCCCCTAACAGGCAACCGATCTTTGGGCAAACCCCTGATGACGTCTACAACTATTCGACCAATGGACATCTTGTACTTTGTTTACCTTTTTTTAATAAAAAAAGGAACCAATCGCTGCACCGACAAGATTTGGTTGGCGAGCGTATATGGGGAGGCGACGCAGTTGCATGTCTCTTTTGTTTTTTTGGTCCTTGTCGTTTTTTTTTCGTGAGGGCCTCGGTGCGACATGTCCTTTTTTTTCCATTTCTCGCAGCCGCTCAGGACCATCGTCGCTGCGCGCCTTGCTTTAATCCTTTCTCTCTCTCTCTCTCTCTCTCTGGCTCTGTTTTTGTCCTGTATTTGGTCGCATGCTGATTGTCGTCTTTTTTGCTGTCGTCGCTCGGCCCTCTCGCCCATTTTTTGCGTCTACCCCACGCACACACGGGAATCGTAGGGATAATAAAAACCCAGTCATAGTGCGCTGTTTTTGCCTTTTTTCTTTTATTTTACTGTTGCAAAGCATAAAAAAGGATAACATTACAGATCGATCCACTCCTTCCGGCCATTCAAGCCATGCGCCGCCCAGGACGTCGCGCGGATCGCAAAAGGCGCCGTGTGCCTATACGAGCGCAGCGGACGACTGCGTGTCGGTCCTAGAGAAAAAAAAGATGCCCAACGGGCGGTGCACAAATGTCGGCTGCTCGGCAATCCGTTTGCGATCTTTTTGGCGTGTTTGACCGAGTCCATCCGAGACCGAAAAATGAGGCTGCCCGTGACCCTTTTCCTTCGTCAGTGGACAGAGTCTGGCAGCGTGCAGGTGGCCGATCGATCGTCTAAAGGCTGCGATAAATGGACCGGTCATGCGCCCGAATTGGACACCTCTTCATCATGGCGCGCAATACTCGGCGCCTCTCTCGTCGTCCCTCCCTTTTTTTCTTCTTCTTGCACGCGCCTGCAGCGGAGCCCGCGACCGAGGCAAAGAGGCGCACGAACACAAACAAAAACAGTCTCCCTGATTGGCGGTCACAATCGCATGAGGCGTAAAAAATGCGCGTCATCTTTTTTCTTGTATTGTTTTTGTACTTTGATTTTTTTGTGGGGGCAGAAGGGAGAGGCGTGCACTTGTTGTCGAGGCACTCGGCCGACCCTCTTTTTCTTGTTAATCGTCGTTGGTGCCACCGCTGCTGCCGTGGTCGGCGTCGGCGAGACCGAGATCTGTGATTGTCGGCAGCACGCGGGACAACGCGAGCGTGCACCGCCGCACGTATTGGCACGCGCCACACGGATGCTCGGTACATGAACCGGCGTGCTCGACGGTCTCAACGTCGACGAGCACACTGTTGGACCAGCGGCCTTTGACCAAGGATGAGTCGGCAAAGCGCCACACCCCGCGGCCGCTCCTCTTGTCATCGGCATAGGCGCCCTCGTGTCGCTCGCCGTTGGGCCAGTCGAAAGTTCCGTAGCCTGTCCGTTTGCCGCGTACGTAGCACCCGCTGTATTGTCGGCCGTCGGGCCACGTAAAGACGCCGTGTCCGTGGCACGTGCCGTACGCGTAGCCGCCCTCGTACCGCCGGCCGTCGGGCCACGCGAGGGCGCCGTGGCCGTGCTTTTTGCCGTGTGCATAGGTGCCCTCGTACCGGCGGCCGTCGGGCCACGTATGGACGCCATGGCCGTGCATTTTGTCGTCTTCATAATTGCCTTCGTACCGGACGCCGTCGGACCATACGGAGACGCCGTGCCCGTGCCTTTTGCCGTCGGCATAGGCGCCTTCGTAGCGGGCGCCGTCGGACCACATGAAAACGCCACGTCCGTGCCTTTTACCGGTCGCATAGGTGCCCTCGTAGCGGCGCCCATTCGCCCACGTATGGACGCCGCGGCCGTGCGGTCTGTCGTCGACGAACCAGCCGTCGTAGCGCGTGCCGTTGGGTAGCGTAAGGACACCGGGGCCGTTGGCCTTGTTGGCGCAAAAAGTGCCCTCGTGCCGCTTGCCGTTGCGCAACGTGAGCACACCATGCCCATCGCGCTCGCCTCGGCAAAAGTCGCCTTCGTAGAGTTGTTCCGGTGTGCTCGGCGCTGTCGTCGTTGCCTGCGGCGGCGGAGGTGGTGGTGCAGCCGCAAATGTCATCGCGAGGCCATAGCCGTGGGGCATCGCGTCGGCGACATCGCCGTGGTAGACCTCGTGGCCGCCTGCGGCTCGGGTACTGCTGTAGATCGTACCGACGGTCGCGCTGGCGGCCGCACCGTCGCATGCGCGGGCGCGATAGAGCCAGCGCCAGTCCCTGCCGCGCTGGACGAAATCGGCATGGAGCGGCGGCCCAAAGCGCGCCTCGTAGAGCCGACGCCACAGACCGAGATCGCTGGCTAGGCGGTGGTGGCGACGCGAGGCGAGAGAGCACAAGAGGACGGCCTTGGCGCCAGCGGCTGCAAACACGTCCAGCACGAGTTCGTCGGGCAACGCGTCCCAGAGAGAAGAAGAAGAAGACAAAGGCAATCCGTCTGCGCTTTTTATGCAGTCGCCCAAATCCATGGCGTTGTTGGCGCTGGCGACTTGGTCGATGCGTGTCCTATTCTGTCGTGCGCGTGCTCTTGTCGTCGGGCTGTGTGTCGTCGCCGCTGCTGGCGATTGATGCGCGCGCACGATTTGTTCTCTCATAAAAAGCCGTCGTCTTTGTTCTGAGCCTATGCGAAAAAAGCAGCCAGTCTTTTTCTCTGTGCGCGCATGGTCCCCGGTGAGCATCGCGGATGGCTCGCGATTCTTTTGTCGCCCAACCGATCCCATAGGCGCCCACAAAAAGGACCGCGCTGACGTGAGCCATTTTGGGCACCAGCAGAGGCCCTGCCCCCCACGGCACCAACCAAGACAGGAGCGAGAGCACAAGGAGGAAGAAAAGAGGATTCTGTGCACCTGCCAGCACAAGGCTACAGGCGAGTAGAGAGAGAGAGAGAGAGAGAGAGAGAGGCTCGCCAGGCATGCGTGTGTGCACTAGTCCATGTGAGCGGGCGTCGTCTCTGATCTGGGTGCACGTGCCACACGACAGCGCCGAGTATGCGCGCTACGAGGCCGCTGAAAAGGCGGCCCATGAGGTCGCGCGCGCCACACACACGGGACCGCAGCGCGCGCCGGGTGCCCCCATCGCGCTCGACCATGCGCGCGACATGGCGCTCATCGCGGCGCGGCGTCCGGCAAGCGCCGGCGCCGGACTCTATCTGTTTCCGGCCGGACCGACCAGCGATGCCGACGGCGACGGCAGGACCGGCCTGACGTCGTTGCCCACATTCAAGGGCTGGCTGCCCGAGGCCGACGCCATGGTTTGGCTGTGCGCCCACTACCCGTGGACGTGCGAGGTGGCCGCCGCCTGCATGGGCACGTGTGCCGCCGAGCGCTCGCTCTGCGCCTGCGGCGTCGTCGATCCGGCGGCCGGCACCGTGCGCTTTTATGCCGTGCCGGCTCTCGCACGGCGCCGCCGGCGCCGTCCAAAGCGTCATGCGGCCGACACGCAACCTCGACCCTGCGGGTCCTGACGCCCTTTTTTTTTCTCTCTCTCTCCCCCTTTGCGGCACGCAGCGGGTCCGTCCCTGCGTGTCGCATTGTTTGCGCTTTCGTCCTCTGCTATGTGCGCACCTGCCGATGCGATCGGTTCGATGACACACACGAAAAACCCAAAATATATTTGGGGCTCAAAAAAAAGAGAGGACGTGGGCGGTGTTTCTGGGTGGCCTCGATTTTTTTCGTGCTCGGGCGCGAGCGCCGACGCCAGCGCTCGCGGCGCGCAGAAAAAAAAGACCCCATGAACAAAGCCCATGGGGGGGGGCTGCGCACGTCGACAACAACAACAAAAAAAAGCCCGAGCAGCCGGCCGATCGGCGTCGTCGCCCTCGGTCGACGTGTTCCGGCGCCCCCCTTTGGAAATTGCAGGCGACCGCCTCCTCGACGCGCGCGCGCAGGCTTTTTGTCCGTGCTCCCCCGCTCATTTGGTCACCGCAGGCCACACATCCAACCGCACCAACGGCGACAGCGGCCGGCGAAAGCGCAAAGCGCCTCTTCTCCCGCTCTTTTCCTTCTTTTCCACACAAAGACCGACCCAAGACAGAAAAAAAGGCCAAGAAGCGGATTGGCCAGCGCGCTTTTTTTCTTTCTTTTCTCTTTTCTTTTTTTCGCCGAAAGGAAAAAGGCGCACAAAGAAAAGAGACGCCCTCTTTTTTTTTCCCTGTTGCGGGCACCGCGCGCGCGCCCGACAGCCGGCAGCAAGAGAGCATGGAGGCGCCGACGCGCACGCCGCCACCGACAGCACCAGGCGTGCTTTACGACCGCGGCAACCCGGCTGCCAACGCGCCACAGGCCTACGCCGCCGGCATGCAAAAGGGCGCCTTGTACGCCATCGCGCTGGCGCCCGACCCCGAGACGCCGCCCGGCGCCATCGTCGAGTTCCCCTACCGGCTGGTGGCCGCCATCAGGGACCAACACTACTTTATGCTCGACCCGAGCGCGGCGCGCGATCCCGATCAGGCGGCTTTTATGCGCGCCTACATCGACGAGCCGGGCGTCACGGCGTCGCTGGGCGGACGCGACCCCTACACGCTGGCCATCAGCACTGTCGCCGCACCCGATGGAAGCGTGCGCCTCGCCGCGCGCGCACGCCCCGCCGGCGCCTCCTCTGACGGGCGCTATTACATCAGCCGGTCGACCGAGGTCGACACAGTGCGCCGCATTGGTGGCGACGCCGCTGCCGGCGTGCCCATCGCCGAGCCGGCTGGCGATCTGCCGTCGACGGCGGCAGTCGACATCAACCCGTGGCCGGCGCCGTCCGAGCGCGAATGGCGCCAAGAGCAACACCGTCGGGCCGCCGCCGCCGGGCCGCGCACACTGGACCAACTCGTCGCTGCCGCCCAGCCGACCGAGGAAGCCAAGCGTCGGGCGTGGACCGAACGGTTTACACAGCCACGACGGGGTCGGGGGCGCAAGGTCGGGGGCGCCCGGAACGATGTCGGCGGTGTTGGCGGCGTGCGCCTGGGACGCGAGGAATCAGCCGCTGCGCCCGTCGAGGACGCCGAGGCGATGGCAGCCTACAGACAGGGCCGGGCCAATCAACTATCGAGGAGCGTCGAGTGGGTGCAGAGCCGACAGCAGCGGCAGGCGCAGATCGCTGCCAGACTGTTGGAGGAGGCGCGTGCGCGCGCGTCCGAGGTGGCCCGCGTGCGCGCCCAAGCCGAAATCGAGGCCATGAGCGGTGCCATCCCGGCGACGCGTCTCGCTGCCGAGATACGCCACCGGAGGGCCGAAATCGCCGAGGCGCTCGTCGATCAGGCGGCCGTCGACGCCATCCAGCGGCGGGCCGCCGCCCAGGCGCAGGCCGACACGGACGCGGCCATCCGCGAGCAGGTCGAGCGCGAGGTCGGCGCCGGCCTCTTTCACACGCTCCCTCGCGGCCGTGGCCGCCGCCCCACCGGTGCCGCTGGTCGTACCACGGTGAACGCGCCCGCTGCAGCGGTTCCGCCCCAAATCGACGTGCAGCCGCAGCCGCCGATGGCATCTCGCGCGCAGGCGACGCCGCGTAGTCGGCGCAACAGTGACGCGGCAACGCGCGCCGCCGCCATGCGCCTGTTTCAAGACACGGTGGCGCGACGACTCGCGCACTATCCCGACGACTCGCCCGTCATGCTCGACATCATTGGCGAGTGGTCGGCGGAATCGGGGAGCAACCCCGGTGGCCTCGACGAGGCGGGCCTGCTTCGCGAGCGCGTCCTCAAGTGGTGGACCGCGCAGCAGTGGAAAAAGGCAGAACCGGCCGAGCGCGCGCTTCACGCCGAGGGCGCCAAGGCACGCGCCGACAGCGACGCCGTCGTCGCTGCCGAAGCCGCGGTGCGTCAGCGGCTGGAGGAAGTGGCGGCTGCGGCCGCCATGTCGCAGACGCACGCGAGCGCGCCCGCCACGTCGCCAGCCCAACGGCGCCGACGCCGCCAGGCGGCCCAAAACAAAGAGGGAGAAGAAGAGATGCAAAGCGAGCGCCTGCTCCCGGAGCGCGAACAGGCCGAGCGCGAAGCCGAGCGCATGGCCGCCGAGCCCGCGAGAAAGCGCCCGCGGCGCGGCACGATGCTGGCGCCGGGACCGCCCCCAGTGGCCGTGCGCACCGCCGCGGGCAATCTCGTCGAGGTGCCGCGCCCGGCTCTGGCGCCCGTGCCACAGCCGGTCGCCGGAGGCCTGCTGCCCGTATCCTCGGGCGCCTCGTCGTCGCAAGCCACGACCTCGTCGCGACAGTCGCCTGGGCGAGGGTTCGGCGCCGTGCAAACACGCCCGACGCCTCTGCCGCTGGGCGTGTCCCGGCTGAGTGTGCCCGGCGGCGGCCTCTTGGGGCGACTGGCTCCCGCGCCGTCCCCGCTGTCGGCGACCCTCGTTACCCGCCAGACGAGCGCGGGGGCGTCCGCCGCCGCCGCCGCGACACCGGCCGAGGACGTGGCGCTGCGCCTCCGGCAACTCGCCGAGACTCAGGCCGAGCGTGGCGTCGCCCTTCAGCGCCAGACCGCCCTGCAGTGGGCGCGCGGCCTATGATAGGACTGTGCCGTCCTCCTCCCTCGCCTATTTTTTCCTTCCTGTTTCGCCCTCCTTTTTGTTTGTGTGTACCGACCGAGGCGCAGACCTGCGGCCACCAGGAAAACATCGCCTTGCAGGTTCATCTAAAAAAAAAGAGAAAAAAAAGTGCCTCACAACCAGAACCAGGGGACAGGCGGGCGCCGAGGGCCCGGCGAACAAGACGGCAGCGCGGGAGCACAAGAAAAAGGCGGCGGGCGTGCGAAAAAAAGCGCCCGACGCGCGACGAGACCGACCCAAAGGAGGCCTGACGCGCTGCGGACGGCGCCGACCTTGGGTAAAAGGGAGGGCGCGCCTGCGGCTCAAAAAAAATTGTCTAAAAAAAGAAACCGCGCAACACGAGGTCCCGGCCCAAAGACAAAGAAAAACAAAGAGGCCTCGGGCTTTTTCCGTTGTTCTTTTCGTCTCGGGAGGTCGGTCCGCGGCTCTTTTTTCTGTTTTTTTTCTCTCCACTGCGACAAGACCGAGCGCGAACCTCGCGGGTCCCCGCAAAAAAAAGCCAGCGGCGGGCGTGTCGACTTTGCGGACCGCGACGGCCATGTCGGCAAGCGACTACCCGGGCGCCGAGCAAGACGCGCAACGGCTCATCGATCAATTTGACTCGCTCATGCTCGACGGCGGGCAGCGCCCCCAGGACGCGCGCGCCGACGAGTTGGCGCGCGACCGCGCGGGCGATTATCGCGTCGACAGGGATGACGACGACGACGACGGCGACTTTGGCCGAGAACGAGAGAGAATCGCGGCGTACGACGACGCGCGTGAGAGAGACATTGACCGCTTTGGCCGCGGCGACGGCGATAATGATGGTAATGATGATGAATTCCTTGACGGCATGGACGACGTGGACGACCTCGATCGCGTCGGTCTATACGACGACGAGGATCGCGAGGACGAGGATGAGGAATACGGCACCAAACAAGATCGCGACGCCGAAAGGGTCGATCGAACCAGAGGTGTCGCGATCGTGGGGCGCGACTCTGACAGGATCGCGCGACGCGACGGCCGCCCGGTGGTCGTGCGCGAGCCGACGGAACAGCGCGCGCGCGTGATCGGCGTGGCCCGCGGCGTGGTCGACGACGGCGAGGCCCTGCTGGTGATTGACGAGCACCGGCTGGCTGCCGGTGGCACGGGCGCCTACACCAACCTCAACGGCGCGCCCTACCGGACGGCAGACCTCGTGGCCTACCTCTATGCCGAGGAGCCCGCCGACAAGAGCGTGCCACACACGCAGCAGCGCCTCACGCAGGCCCAGGTCAACGGGCTGCTGGCCCTCCTGGCCGCCGGACACGCGCACGTCGTCGCGCCGGCCGACGTCGACCACGCTGCCTACGCGCTCTCGTGCCCGCTGCCGGCCGGCGGCCTCCCGGCCGAGGCCGCCGCGACGATCGACGCCCACCTGGAGCAGGCCCTGATCGACGACGAGCGCGCAATCGACGTGGCGGCCTACCACACGGCCGCGCTGGTCCACTACGCCGTCGAGATCGCCATGGCCATCGGGTGGGACTACAAGCCGGCGGTCAACTTTGCCGTGGCGCGCTACATTAGCGTCGCCGGCACGCCGCTGCTCGCCGAAGAGGGCGGTCTCTTGCCCGACGAGATCCCGCGGCGGCGCCGCCCGCACCGTCATCCAGAAGCGGCGGCGGCGGCGGTGACCGAGCGACTCTGGCAGAGGCGCGGCCACGACGCCCGCAGTGATCTCATGTGCCTCGGCGATGACGACGACGACGGCGAGTCGTCGTCGTACGTGGCCGATCATGGCGAGAACCTTTTCGACGGCCGCGACGATGATGGCGACCGGGCGAATGACGACGGCGATGACGACGACGGCGAGATCATCCTGCCGGCCGAGACGCGCGATGAGGCCGTGGCGCGGCACCGTGCTCTGGCCGACCGTCGCCGCCGTCATCCGCCCATGGGCATGGACCTCGAACTGGTGGCGGCCGTGCTGCAGGCCGAGGCCGAAGACGGTCTGGCGCGCACGCCCGCCAACCTCGACGAGATGCGACGGCGCCTGCGGGCGGCCGTCGGGGCGCGGCTCAAGCCCTCCAAGGCCGACCGCAAGATCGACCGCTACGCCGTGCCGTGGGCCTATGGTGTGTGCTGCGCGCTCGACCGACGCGACGTCGACGAGGTCCTGGGCTCGCCCCAAGGCGCCGCGGCCGTGCGCGAGCGCGCCGCCCGCGCCTGGACCGCCGAGACCCTAACCGGCGGCGGGTCCACGGCCGCGACGTCGACGGCGCGCAAGCCGCCACGTCCACTGGCCCCCTACCTGTCCGACGCCGAGTACGCGCAACGTCTGGCGCGTCTGGAGCCGGCGCTGCTAGCCGCCCTCTCCAGGGTGATCCCGTTGGAGGCGCGCGGTCGGTCGCATCTCGATGCCGGCGACTATGTTATCCACGAGAGCAACCTGGCGCTGGGGGCGCCGCTGAGCCCGCCCATGGGCCACTCGCTCGCGCAAAAGATCATGCGCTTCCGCCGGCAGGCCGGCACCACGGCGCGCGCGTGCGACCTCGCGCCCAAGCCGCCCGCCATCGTCTTTGTGCGCGATTGCCCGCAGGCCCCCCAGTAGACGATCCTCCCGTGCCGCCAGTCCCCGTTGATCCCTTATCGGGCACTCTATCTCGGGCACTTGCGGCGGATGACTCTCTTTTTTTCTTCTTTGCCTGGCGCCCCCGTTGCCTGCCCATCGTTTTTTTCAGCCCAAATTCGACGCTCGCGGCCGTCTGCGCGCCCAAGACCTTTTTTTTGTGGTCGACGCGAGGGGAGAAGAAAAAGAAAAACCAACATATTCCCTTTTTGGACGCGACGCGACTGGGAGGATTTGACGGGAAAAAGGAGTGATCGCGCCTGTCGCATGACCCGCCTCTGGCAGGCTCTTTGGAAAAAAAAGAAAACAACCGGCCAACATTTCCAAAAGGCCAGGCCAACAGACGGTGCGCAGTGGGCGCCCACGGCGCACCGTCTGTTGGTCTCGATCGGGGCCGCGCCGGCACCGACAGATGCCCGCGAGTCGGGGCGCGTATGCTCGGCCAATCTGGCGCCAGGTTTGCACAACCTCACCAAAACGTCTTTTGGTCCGCACAGGTACGCAAAGCGCGACACGGACCGGACCCACGCCGTTTTTTGTGCCCTGCGGCGCGACGTCCCAACCCGACAAAAGATCAAAAAGACTTGTGCCGCCCCAAGCGCACCGCGGTGTGTCCTTTTTCGTTGTGCGAAAAAAATCGGGTTTATGGTTTTACAAAAGAAATAAAAGGACACGGGTCTCGGAAAAAAAAAGAGACAAAAAGGAGGGGCGCGCGCTGCCTAGTGGACCCGACCCTGGAGGCTGTGTAGGCGGGGTGCCATGCTCCTCGAAGGAATGGTCGGGTAGAGCGGCGAGGGCGCGGCGGTGGCGGCCAAGGGCGTCGTCGTCCTGGGCTGCGCCGGTAGTTGAAAGATGTTTTTGCGCGACCTCGACGACGCCGTGGACGGGCCCTGCGCGGGTGCCTTTTGTTGTTGTTGTGGCTGCTGCCGCTGTTGTGGCTGCGAATTCAGAGAGACAAGAGGCGCGGCGCGAGGCACTGTAGACGCGGGCAAGGTGCTGGTGCTCGTTACCAGAGCGGCGGCGGTAGGCGCGGGGGCCGGATCGGGTCGATGAGACGACGCCTGGAGCGCCTGCGCGGCCTGCGCCCGTATGGCCTGGTTCTCCGCGCGCAGGGTCTGCACCTCGTTGCCGAGCAGGCGAAGTGCAGACTCGATGGCCTCGTTGTTGCGCTTGTTGGTCTCGGCGAGCACGCTGTCAAAGTGGGTCGCCAACTGCTGGGCCATGACCCGCACTTGGGTTTCGGCGGGTGCCGACGTTGCCACCGCCTCGGGCGTGCTAGGGACGCTGGTCGACGGCGTGGGCGGGACCGAGGACGTGTCGCCGTCAACAAGAATCGCATTTGTCTCGGCATCGCCATCGGCGTGCTGGCGACGACGCCGGGTGATCTTGGAGGAGGCAGAGGACGACGTCGACGCCTTTTTCTTGAGGCGATACTCGGGCTCGCCGGCCTCATAGTGGGGTCGCGTGTACTGGATCTGGACGGCCGGATCGGCGAGCGGACCGACACCAGACGCAATGGCGGCCCGCACCGCCACCGAGACCTCGCGCTTTTCCTGCGCCGCGTCGCAGCACAGGTCGATGATGCGCACGATGCTCAGCGGTCGTGTATTGGCGATGGCCGGGCAGCCGTTCCTGGCGCCCATGTGGTCCTTGGACTGGCAGCCGCACGCGCGGCACACGCACTTGCACCAGCGGTCATAGTAGCGCATCAGGTCTTGGATGAGCGCGTCCTGTACGGGCTCGGCCAGGCTGTCCCACGCCGCCCCGGTGGCTCTGTAGGCCTCTAGAATCTTGGCCACCTTGGCCGGCTTCATGCCCTTGCCCGTCTTGGCGGGTGTCTGCGTCGTCGTCGTCTCGGATGCCATCGCGTTTTTTTCCTCCCCCGGATGCTGCTGCTGTGTGCTGTTGTTGCTCTTGGTCGTCTCTGTCTGTGGTTTGTGCGTTGGTGGCATCGTGTGCGATTTTTTATTGCCCCCCCCCCTGTCCCCCTTTTCCCATTGGCAGGTCCATAAAAGGATATGTCTACGAATTTTATTCCAATCAAAAATCGAAAAACGCACATCATCGTGGTTGGGCAAGAGAGGCCGCATGGACAGGCATACCGGTGGCTGCCCAAAACCTTTCGGCAGAGGCGGCGTGCTCGACGGCCATCTGCTTTTTGATCTGGCGCCAGATTGACCGAATCCTATGCGCGCCGAAAAAAAAAGCAAACAAGAGAGAGACGCAAAAAAAGCGAGAAACCTGCCGGGCCTCCGATGCTCGTCGGGCGCAACAAAAAGGGACGCGCACGCGCAAAAGGAAATGACGTTAAAAAAAAAGAAAAAAAAAGAAAACATGCGCCCACCCGCAGAGCGACGCGAGGACCGACACACAAAACCGCACGGGGTATTTCTTTTTTTTACGTCGGTTCTTTTCTGTCATCTCTTTCTCGTCTCCTCTTGTGGGCGGTTTCATTCAAAGAGGAGAGGGCACGGCGCGGTCTCGCGCACAAAGGCCTCGGCGGCGGCCGGGTCGGCGCTCCATCGCGCCCACACATCGCGCGCGGGAGCGACCCGATCGCACGGGCCCAGGCCCTTTTGCTTTTGCAGTTTTCTATCGAGATCTTGCGGCGGATGCGATCCCGTGGCGGCGGTCCAGAGCGCGTGCTCGGTCGCCGATCCGCCTGGCGGCTCCTTGTTCGAGGTCATCACGCAGTCGGCGGCGCCGTCCACCATCATGTGTTGGTAGAGTGTCAAAAGATGGGCATGGTTGCTGGCGACTTGGGTTGCACAGTGCCACGCGCCATAACAAATGGATTCACCGCGGGTCGTCATCCAAACCCAGTGGACCGACTCGCCCCTTGCGATTGCCATCACACATTCCCTCGGTCTCAAGTCGCCAGCGACAAAGGGCCGCCCAAAGCGCACGGCACTCAGGTACCCGGCGGCCACGGCGCGCGACACACACAGCACAAAGAGACGCAGGCGGCGCAAGAGCGTGCATTGGTCAACGGCTGTTCTGCGCAAGGTGCCATCGACGGATGCGGCCAAATGCCGACTGACCGACGCCATGGCGATCACGCCGGCGGCATCCACGTGAGTCGCGATCGCCCACACCAACTCGCGCGGCAAGTCGTCGAGGCGTGCCCCCCGCTCGCGTCCATCGGGTCCATGCTGTGCGCGGCCGCGGCGTGTGCTGCCATCGGTATCATCGCCTCCTGCTGTCGTACGTGTTCTTTTCTTTTTCTTGAGGTTGGCTGGCTGCCGGACGGGCGATGCCCGCGCCGAAAGTGTCGTTGGCCTTCCCGCCACGCGCCTTTTGCGGGGTGACTCCATCGGTGTATCTTGTGTATCGGCTCCTGGTCGTCTCTGGGTCGGCAGGTCATTCTTTTTTTTTATCGCAAAAAACCCACAGCCACTGGCGTGTGCCGCCATTGGTCGTCGGCGGCGCCGGCACTCTTTTTTTTGCGACGCCAACCGTGAAAAAACAAAACCCCTTTTCATTGTGCACGCACGCGTGTTTGCTTTTGCCCTTTCCTTTTGCGGCGACCCATAGGCGAAAGCAAAAAGGAGAGGGTGGCGCGGTCCAGTGCCGATGGTCGTCTACTGCCCCTCTTCTTTTGGTGTGCGCACACAAATCAGCGGGGCGCACCTAAGACAATTCAATTTTTTGTTTTCTTTTCGAAAAAGGAGACGTGCACAAGAATGGGCCGCCAGCCATTTATGGAAATGGCAAAGGTGGCGGCGGCGCGTCACGCCCGACGAGCGCAACCGACACTTTTGTCCACGTTTTTTTGTTCCTCATATTGGCGGGCCGGATTTCTTTATGTGGGGAGGACAAAGGAGAAAAAAAAACACAAAGAAGGCAGATGGTGTTGGGGGCCGGCGGTGGGATGGCAGGCTGGCGGCCGCGACATGGAGCCACAAAGCGCGGGCGGGGGCGATAATCAGGGCGCGACTCGGTGTCACATTCAAACCCGTCCCGGTGGCGTGGGCACGATGGCAAACCGGTAGATGAGGTCGCGAGTGTCTCGGTCGCGGTCGAGCGTGAGCACGGCATGGTGCGCGACGGCCCCGGCACCCGAGGAGCGCGACGCGACCAGCGGGCGCACGACGTCGGCGATGCGCTGGGCGACGCTCTGCGCCGGTGCAAACGACCCCTGTCTGTCAAATAGGTGGCCCGAGTCACTGGCCACCCATTCGGTGGGCGTGTCGGTCAGAGCCACGATGACATGAACGAGCGCAATCATCTCGCGCGCCGTCACGTCCGGGTAGAGGTCGAGCAGGTCGTCGGCCGTCTGAGCCTTGGGCGTCGACACGGGCCGGTCGACGGCTATGCGCACGCGCGTGTAGGCGCCGTCGACATTGTTGTCCCGCAGCGCACACAGCAACAGACGCTGCTGGCTGCCGAAATGTTTGCGAATCGAATCGGCAGTGGCCTTTAACACGTCGAGCGGCGCGTCGAGGTCGTGCGTCACGGCCAACACGTCGCCCACAGGTTGCGCAGTCCACTGGTGCGCCACGTCGACAAGCGAGTCGTCGATGGAAAGTACGCGAATCGCCTCGCCCGTGGCCATGCCCGGATAGAGACCGAGTAACTCGACCGGATTCTGCTGGGACGCGCGCTGTCGAGTGGGCGGCATTGATCGCAGAGCCGTCGCCTCGGCGCCCGCGGCCGGTGCGTCGTCGACCGTGCTCTCTTCCATAGTGTCGATGGTATCGGCGCTGTCGTCGGCGTTGATCGATTCGATCGCAAAAGAGAGGTCAATCATGCCGGGCCAGACCTCTACCGGCTTGGGCGAGAGGACGAGGCGGCAAGCGCCACCGCCCAGACGCTTGGTGGCCTTTTGCAAGGCGCGCACCGATTTGCCCATCGTGTCCGTGGTGACCGACAAGGATTGCGCGAGTGAATGGTCGAGCACGTATGGCGGCAGCCATCTCTGCGCGTGGGCCGACAGTGCGCCACACAGCCCGGCGACGATCGAACGTGAGAGCGAGTCCATGTCGGGGTAGGTCGCGTCGAAGGCGGTGGAAATGCGCGGATCGGACGCCGACGCAAATGTGCCGGCCGACACGTTCAGGGTACCGGGCAGGTCGGCGCCCGGCACGATCACGCAGAGGAGCATCCACCCGTAGTAGCCACGTCGCACGGCCAAGGTGGCGCGACGCTCTCGTCCCAGATGGGCACGAGACGCAAATTCCGAGGCGACGGTATCCACAATGTGCTTCGTACCCACGCAAAGCAACACAGAGGGTCCGACGCCGACGGCGCCCGAATCGTCGCACGGCAGCCAGTCGTGCGGCACGTCGACGCCGGTACTGATCCGCACCATTCGGTCAATGTCCTCGCGGTTCAGTGGGCCATACATTTCGCGCAGCGTCGAGTCGCTCGGGAGGCGACCCCTGTCCCAAACAAGTGGCTGCGTCGTAGTAGATGTGTTCATCGTCTCGGGGTGTCGTCGGTCTTGGAGTGTCGCAAGTGGCCGTAGGTGAGAACTAGACAAGGGCAGAGCCGTGCAGGTCGCCAAAGTGTTGCTGTATGGGATGTAGCATGTGTTTTCGACAAGCCTTTTTGAATCGTGCCGACGAAGGCGCCCATTGGTCAAAATTTGGTCGCGATCAATCGGCCAATCAGAATGGGTTGCCTTTTTTCTTTCTTGTCCCGATGTTGGTCGACCGATGCCGTGGGTGCTGCCGCGAGCATGCAGACACCAGGACGGCCATGCTGCGACGGCAGCCACGACCGCCCCTTGCCCGCAAAAAGCCACCGAAAAAAGAAAAAGGCCAAAAATCGTCTATCTGTGGTCCGCAGAGCGACGCGCGCAACCAAAACAAAAAAGACGGTGCCAACAACACAGAGTAACTGTAATTCCCAGTGAAAAAAAGAGAAACGAAAGGAGTAGAAATAAAAAATAAAGAAATGATTTCCTTTATTCTCGACTCTTTCGAGGGTCTGAGCGGCGAGGCCGAATGGGGCGGGGGGCGCCACTCTCTTTTTTTTACTGGTTTACGTTGGCGAAAAAGTCGAGACGAAGAAAAAAAAGGGGTAGCGCGGCGAAGCAGTAATCGTGCCAAAAAAGTTGGGTGTTGCGCCGACGGCGGCCCAACCGAGCGATTTGGCCCAAAGGCCGCTTAACCCCCAACACAAGACGCATGGCGGCGCCGCGCTCGCGGCTGACCATCCCCAACTTGACCTCGGCGCCGACGCAATGATCGCGCGTGGTTGTAATAGTGCCGCCCCCCCCCCCCAGGCTGGTTCCCTCTACAAGCATGACCCAGAGGCTCGCCACGCGCACACTTTTTTTTTCCTTTTTTTTTTGAGAATGAAAAAATCTTTTTTTTTGGCATGCCGTATCCGCTGGGCAATCGGGTGGTTCGGAGAGACGAGTCGCAGTGTGTGGCCACCGACGAGCACAGGCCCCGGCAAAAGGTGTGACTTTTTTTTTCTGAGCCACGAGGCTGAAAGGATGCCCCGCACCAACACCTTTTTTTTATTCGGAAAAATTGGACGCTCTTTTTTTTGGTTGGCTGTCACGAATGGCGCCGCTCGGCAAAACCGGGAAAAAAAGAATCGTGTATTTTCTTTTGAAAAAGAGGGCAAGAAAAGGCACGCGCGTACGTGCACACAAAAAGAGCAGAGAGAAGAAAAAACGAAAAAAAAAGAGCATTTATCGCCCTAGACGCGCGTGGCGTCGGCCCCGGTGGCGGCGGGCGTGCACACGAGGTGGGGCCCGTCGGGTCTCAGCACAAAGCCCACGGCGCACGTAAAGGGCCGGGTCGGGTCGGGCGCAAACTCGACGGCGTCGACGAGCGCCGCGATCGCCGTGCGCACTTCGAGCAGGGCCAACTTGCGGCCGGGGCACGCGCGCGGACCGGTGCCAAACGGGAGGCTGGCGCGCAAGGCGCGAGCGTCGCCTCTGCTGCACTCGTCGGCCAGCCAGCGCTCGGGCCGAAAGGCGTCCGGGTCGGTCCAGTGACGTGGCGAGCGCGCGATGCCGACGCCGTTGATCAGGACGCGTGTGCCGGCGGGCACGTCGACGACGCACGCAACGGGGTCGTCGGCCGTGGGCGGCGCCTCGACGCGCAGGTCGGTCTCGGCGCGCCGCGAGACGGCAAAGGCCGCCGGGTACAGGCGCATCGATTCCGACACGCAGGCGTCCAAAAGTGGCGTGGCCGCGCCGGGACCGAGCATGCCCGCCGTTGTGCGAGTCGCCGCGCGCACCTCATCGCGCACGCGGGCCTGCACGTCGGGATGGGCGGCCAACAGGTGGAGCGTGTAGGCCGCCGTCGCCGCCGTGGTCTCGTAGGCGCCAAAGGTCACCAAGAGGGTCTCGTCGCGCACGGCGTCGTCGGTCTCGTAGACGTCGGCGCCCTCGTCCAACAAAATGGCCGCCAGCGTAGGTCGGTTTCCCCGGCTGTCGTCAGATCCGGCACTGTCACCGTCGTCGGCATTTGCCATGCGTGCGCGGGTCTGCGCGACCACTGCGCAAATGATGCGACGCACGCGCGCCAGCGCGGCCTTGTGCGCAGCAGTCGTCGGTCGGAGCGCGTTGCACGGTTTAAAGGCGCGCGCGTCAAACTCGCCAAACACCGTGTCGAGGTCGCGCATAAAGGCGCGCAGGTCGAGATCGGCGGGCAGGTCCCCACACGTGAGGCGCAGGCTTATGCCCAGCACATAGGGCATGAGCCAGTCGGTCATCATGTCGTGCGACGACGCATGGCCGGCGATAGCCTCGGTGGCCACCTGTGCCGCCAGTTTGGCGGCCATACGGGCGGCGTCGGCGGCCATGCCGGGGGCATAATCACGCAGCGCCGACGGCGACAAAAAGTGGCCCGAGACCACGGCGCGGCGCCTGGACCAGACGCTGCCGCGCGCGCTGATCAGCCCCGCGCCGATGACGCGCGCGATGTCGTCGACGGCCGCCGGGTCCTGCTCGGCGCGGCTGGCGTCCATGCGCAACAGGGCCGTCGCCAGCGCGACGTCATTGATCACAAGTAGATCGGTGCCCAGCGGACCCGCGGGCCCGATGCGGAGCCAGACGGCCCGTGGTCCGTCGCGCGCCAGCCCAATCAGGCGCTCGTGCAGCGTCTCGATGGGCGCGAAAAAGCGCGCATGACCCCACAGCCAGTGGCCGCCGGGCAGGGTCGGCCGGGAGCCGTCAATTGTCCTTTGCCTGGCGGCTGCCCACAGCACGGCCGACGCCGTGGCGATCAGCGCCGTCGCCAACCAATACAGCCACATGCGATCTGCTGTTGCTTTCCCTGTGCCTGGCCTCTTTCTGTTTTCTGTCTTGCTGCGTCTGCGCCGTCGCTCCCGTTTTTTTTGTCCTCTACGTAGGTTACTCTATGTCGTTGGCCCTTTTGCCTTGGCGTCTCTGTGTGGTGCTGCGCTCTGCGAGCGTGCGTCTCGGCTGTGGACGGGAATGGGCACAAAAGAGAGAACCAAAAGAAACAACACGACAATGGCCTGGGCCTCGTCTGGCCGCCGCCGCCGCTGCGCAAAACCCGCAAGCAACGAATCGGCCCCCCCCCGTTTTTTTTCTTTGCTCATTTGTCGGCGGTCCCTTTTTTTTTCCGTCGCTATGGGCTTTTTTCTTGCGCGTGGCGGCCTCGTCGCGCCGACGACGGGCACCCACGCCCGCCAGGAAAATTTGCACAAGGATAGAAAAAACAAGAAAAAAAAAGAAAATCCTGCAGACCAATGGCAAGAACGATTCGTGTGAACGCGCCACATCGTCATTTTTTTTTACATTTTTTTTCCTTCTTTTCTGCGCGCCACGAGATGGTTTTCGCGTCGAGGGCCGTGCGCGCCCTTGGTCCGACAATCTCCGCGCGCATCATTGGCGCTCCGGTTTCTGGTTGTCTCGGTCTGGAGCGGCGCCGTTACATTTTTTTCCCTCGCCGTCGTGGCCAATCGCAACCGAGGCGCCCCGCCGCAGACGCCACGAACCGGTGCCGATAAATAGGGGACCGTTGCGTCTACTTTTGGCATCATCCTACCTGGGCCTCGGCGCCCGTGCACATCGACGATCGTATCGCCCGACCCCCAAGCGCGCACGCACAGACCAACAACTCTTCCTTTCTGCGACGGCGCCGCCAAATACCTTTGTGCCCTTCTCTGTTTTCCCAAAGGTCGACAACTCCTCTCGTCATGCCTAGACCGGTCAATCTCTGCTGCGGCAGCGTGCGCGTCTCTGCCGCCGTCCTCGCGCTCGTCGCCTGCGCGCTCCTGGCCGCTCACGGTGCGACGGGTACCAACTTTGGCGGCAGCCCGATCATCTCCTACGGCCAGAGGTTCAAGATCTACAGCGTGTCGGACGACGCCTTTTGCAGGACCGACTGCGCGCAGCGCGAATGCATCGTCTTTTGCGACGTGGCCGTTTCCAACGCGACCCAGGCGACCTACTTTGTTCTCGGCGGTTCGTGCGGCCGCGTCGTGACGTCCAGTCTGACTCGGTCGTCGCTCTACGTCTTCAACGGCGATTCATGCGCGTCGACCCCCTGGTCGCTCCACAACCCGTACAACTTTCGATGCAACCGCCCGCAATGCGCCCCGGATGCGCAACGGTACAACGTCATGAACGTGCAGCCGGCGTCAGACGGCTGGCTCCGCGGCAACGACACGATCATTCACATGCGCGAGGCGCCCGAGGGCGGCGAGGCCCTTTGGTGCGACGGCGTCAATGGCAACATGTGGTGCCTCTTTACGGGATCGTCCTATGGATTCAAGTTTGTCGTCGTCGGCTAGGCTCGCGTGGATCGCGCCGCCTCTCGCGCGCTCCCGCCCATCCACCCCCACCATTTTGCTGTCTTTGTTTCGCCGTCCTTTTTTTTTTACTTTGTTGTAGCCGGCTGTCGCGGCCCAAGGGGCAGTCCCGGCCTGCGCGCGCGCTCTATGCAAAGAGGCGTTGGCGGGTCGCACGGCAACCTATAAAGACAACAATAAAAAAAATTTTATGGCCCCTGTCTTGGGAGCGGTGGCTCGCACGCGTGCCCTGCACCGGCGCAGGACGCACGACAAGGAGAAAAAAAACCCCAGTCGCCAGAGTACCATCGAACCGCAAAGCCCACGCCCAACAAAAAGACATATTTTTCGCGGAATGGCCGTCGCGAGCGATGAGCGCCCACGGCTTTCCATTGTTTCCTTTTTTTTTATTCCGCCTCTACTTTTTCGATGCCGCCGCAGAAAGTCGGCCGCGCACGACGCTGGGCAGGGGTCGGCGGACGGTCAAAAAAATGTCGGACCGGTTCCGATTCGGGTTACTGGCTCAGTTAACGGTGGGCAGCGGCTAGCCGACCGGCTAAAAACATGCGAATTCCACTGTCGACGTCCCTACTATGTCAGGATGAATCCACAATTTTTAGCCGCTCGGCTGGCCGTTGCCCAGCATTAGGCTCAGTCAACCGATGGCTAAAATGTGGGTTTCTTTGACGATTTTTTGTTAGTACGATTTTCTATGGGACAAGTTGGTGTGGATTAACCGACGGCTGTCCGGGCCGCGGGCGCTGGTCACGATGCGGCCGGGACGTCGACAGCGAGATCGGCGTGTTTTAGCCGACTGGCTGGCCTTTGCTCACCGTGCGTCGACAGAGACATATAGCGGGAAATTTAACTTTTGGCGCGCAAAAAGGAACACGCCGGCGACAGCGCGCCGGGATTTTTTTTTAATAAAAAAAAGGGTGCCGCCGCACGAGAGGGCACACCGTGCATTGAAAAGGACCACGGGTATGAAAGTGGGGAGGGGGGAAGCGAAGGCGATGACACAAAATGCCGCGACCTAGGAGGCCAGTGACTTGGTCCAGTAGAGGGCGGCATTGTTGTTGAGGTAGACGACGCCGCCGGCCGTGGTGCCCATGTAGGTGCCGTGCGTGCTCTTGAACGTCCACTGGTTGTTGGGCCCGATGAGGATGGTCCACTGCTCCCACGAGCCCACGGCCGTGGCGTCGGCGCGCACCCAGCCGCCCGGATCGGCGCCGAGATAGCGGTTGGCATAGGATCTGATCGTGTACTTGCCGTTGGACAAGCGGGCGACGGTCCACTTTTCCTTGTAGGTGGCGCCGACCCACAAAGAGGCCACGCTGCCGTCGTCCTGCGCCGTCAATTGCCGGCCGCTGGTGGGCGATACAAAGGTCACATACTGCGACCACGGCTGCGACGACGGCGTGGGCGTCATCGACGGCGTGCGCGTGGGCGACGGACTCGGGGTGCGCGTGGGCGAGCGCGACGGCGTGGGCGACGGCGACGGCGCCACATCATACTCGTACTCGATGATGGCGCCGCCCGACGAGCCGGCCGAGTCGGCGTAATAGCGCACCGACCCGCCACACACAAAGGCCGAACCGCCACCGCTGCCCGTGTTGGGCGCCGGCACCCAGCACGCCGAATCGACGTTCTTGCCGTTGCCACCGGGGCCGCCGAATCCGGCGGCACCGCCGTGCGATGCACATCCGTCGAGGTAGTCGTTGACCCCGCGGCCGGGGGCATTGTGGCGGCCGGGCGACGTCCACGGCGCGCCGTCGACATAGGGCTCGGATTCCACGTAAAAGGCCGAACCGGCGCCGGCACCCCCGGCCTTGATGTCGCCCACGGTGTCGCCCTGACGCGCGGGCGCCTTGTCGTCATCGTCGGCAGCGCCCGACGGGACGCCGCCACCAGGCACGACGCCCTGTGCCCCCGACGAGGCGCCGCCGCCGGCTCCGCCCTGACACCCGTAGATACCGCCAGAAAGGGCCGCGCCACCGCCACCGCCATAGGCCGTCAATTGATACAGTTGCGTGGGTCCGGCGGCGACCACCGTCAGCGTGGTGTCGCCTCCGTCGCCGCCGTAACCGCCGTACGCCGGCCCCACCGTGCCGTTGGCACCGGCACCGCCCTGGCCCACCGTCACCGTCCACTGGACGCCGGTGAGTGCCTGCCATCCGGTCGTATCGACCGACCGGTTCATGACCGCAGCGCCGCTACCGCCGCCGGCGCCACAGTAGATGGTGGATGCGGCGCCGCCGCCAGCGCCCCACAGCGTGACCTTGACGTTGGTGGCGGTCGCCGGCACGCTCACGTTGGCCGACGCGTCCACCACCACCGTGTAGTGGTAGGCGTCTGCGGTGGCGGCCGCGCAGACGAGCAGCACCAGAAACGCCGCAAGGGACGATGATCTGGACACACGCTCGTGCATGGTGGTTGACAAAACGGTGGGCTTGTGCTTCTCTCTTTTTTTTTCCTGATCGTCTGGTGGTCTGGCGATAGCGGCGGTGATCGTGTTGCCGGTTGTGATCACATGCCGGGTTAGAGCGTGCGCGTATTTATAGCGCGCGCTGGATGGCGGTCCTCGGTGTGCGCGCGCCGCGCCGTCGCCAAATGAGCGGCAAGAGCGAGGGGACCCTCGGCGGTCGGCAGCGGCCGTATTCTCGTTGGTCAGACGGTCGCGGTATGGGAGAAGAAGATTGCGCGTGCGCGTTGCCTCTTGGCGCGATACGCCGCCCGCATCTGGGCCGCTCGTCGCGACAGCCGCCCGCATTGAGGCGCCGCCAATCGCCGCCGTCGCCCGGCCAGCGCGAAAAGTGGAAAAAAAAGAGAACCGGAAAAGAAGCCCGCCAGAAAAAAAAGAGCGTCCCGAAAAGGAGGCGACGCTTTGGCATTGGGCGGCACCCTTGTCTCTGCCCGGGGTGCGCGTGCGCCCGCGAGACGAGACGCCCACACAAAAGGGAGCCCCGACGCAGCCAAAAATACTTTTTGTTCTTTCACCCCGTATACTCTGCCAACAGCCGCGGCACAGCAAACACACGCCAGGCCACGCCGACGCAACCGTACCCCCGCAAGTCTTTATCGACAATGGCCAACGCCGCACGCATAACAACACCGGCGACGCTCGCCGTGGCCCTAGTCGCCGGACTGATGATGGTGGCTGCGGGCGTGCCGACGGTCTCTGCTGTCTACCAGCCATCGGGATCGCCCATCCTGTCGGTCGGCGACACCTTTGTCATCTACTCGGGTCGCTACCAGTCGTTTTGCTACTGGCAGGGTCTCGACCCGCAGATGATCTACGACTGGGAGAACCTCAAGTGCAACGTCGGCGCCGACGACCTGGCCCAGGCGACGCGCTTTCTCATGACCTCGCCCTACCCGCGCCAGGTGTGCGGGCGCATCCCCATGTCGCCCTACAACATGTCGGTGTCCTTTGCCACCAAGAGTCCGATATGCTCGATCCCCGACCCGCTCCACCGGTGCTACATGCGCCAGGAGATTGGCGGCCTGCGTCTGATCAACTGTGGCGACAATGGCGGCAACAGTCCCGGGCAGGCCTCGTTCCTGCTGACCAACACGGCCGCGCCGCCCAACGGCGCCGACGGGTGGCTCCACGGCGGCGAGACTCCGATTTCCATCACGAGCGTGTTTACGGGTGCCGTCTGCGGCGTCGACACGGCCTTTGGCAAGATCCTGTGTCCCGGCCCCGGCCCGGCGGCCGCCTCGGTCTTTTACCTGATCCCGGTCGACCCCGAGCCCGACCACGAGTGCTAGGCGGACTGCTCCCTCTTTGCTTGGTCGTCTCTCGCACCCCGCGCCTTGGTGGCCCGCGTCGTCGCGGCCATCTTCTTTTTGGCCCAAGCAAAATAAATCCGTCTTCAAAAAAAAAGAGTCAACGAGGTGCTTCATATAAAAAGAAAAAAAGGGGGTGTTTTTTCCGTGGTTAATCAAAGAGACAGACGGGAAGAGGTCCCCAAAGGCGGCGAGGGCGCACGAGAAGGAAAAAAATGGGGGCCTCGCGCCCTAGGGAACAGCGGCCGGCTGGCCCGTGGCGTTGCCGTCAAACCAGGTGGCCGTCGGTTCGTCGCCGGCCATGGCCACCGTGACGGCGTTGGGCGTGGCGTTGAAAATGACTATGCGCACCCTCGATCCGGCGAGCAAATGGAGCGTGGCGTCGATGCGAAGCGTAATGCCTGCGATGCCGGCCCCGTCGGGCGCGCCCACCAGGTACGGCGTCTGGGCGCGCCGGACGAGGGACGACGGTCCGACGCCGGGCGGCAAGACGTTGAGGCTGGCCTGAAAGGTGGCACCCGGCGCCGCAGAAACAATGCCGCTGATAGACACGGCGGCGCTAAAGCGGTAGGTCGACGTGACGGGCGCCATAAAAAAGCCGGGAAAGGGCTGCGTCGCGTACAGGCCAGGTCGCGACGTGGCCTCAAACTGGTCCAGCACGGTGCCGCCGTTGGGGGGTAGCGTTATCGACGTGCCCGCCTGGATGATGCCGCTAAAGCCGATCGCCGGCGAGGTTGGACCCGGCGGTCCGGGAGGTCCGGGCGGACCCAGCGCGCCCGGCGCGCCAATCGACCCCTGTGGGCCGCCCGGTCCTTGTATGCCCGCCTCCCCAGATGGACCTGCCGGACCGGGTGTGCCCGCGGGGCCTACGGCAGAGGGTCCGGGAGGTCCGGGCGGGCCCGTCATCACGCCGGCGTCGAGGCCCGCCACATTGCACGTCGCCGCGACGGCACGTCGACACGCGCGCGGTGCCAAACACTGCGTGGCGGGAGGGCGCGCAAGCGCGCAATCGCCCGCGGCGACATCCTCGCGGCCGATGGCGCCATGTGGAGCGGAACCCCGACGGCGCCGTCGCCGCCGCGTCGGTGCGCACCTGAAAGGCATGTTGGACGACAAAGGGACACAAGGACGACGATGGCGGGAGAGCGGCCTTGTCTTTGGGTTAGTGGCGACCGCTTTACACACGGAAACACGACAATGACGCCCCAGGACTGCCGTCCGTGGGGCAGCGTGCGCCTTGGCCCAACACACAACTCTCTTTTTTTTCGAGTTTTTTTATCATCTTTTTTTATCATCTTTTTTTATTTTCATTGGCCGGCAACGTGCGCCGCCTCTCTTTTTTTCTCTCCTGTCGGCATTTGCCAGTCGGCAGGGCGCAGACCCGAGCGTGCGCACAAGAGGCCGACGCCCTGTCGGTTGTTGCTTGTCCGCAGTCCAACCGACGCGCCTTTCCCGTCGGTGTCCTCAAAAAAAAAAGACAGACAGAGAGAGAGCCTCCAAAGCAGGGCCTCGCGAGGCTGTCTTTTTTTTCTTTTCTTTTTTTTTTCTACGCGCTCTTTTCCCATTTCCAGATTGTATTGCGATGGCGCGCCGTTGCGGATGCTGCGCCCTCGGTCCATTTGCATCGCCGGCACACCGCCACGCGCCGAAAAGACCAGTCGCCGCCGCCGACACCTTTTCCGCGCTCGTCGCAGAGGCCGCACGCTGGCGCCAGGTGGCGCTGGTGGTCGAAACGCCCGCGCTCTTGCGGAGGGCACGCGAGGCACGCGAGACCATCGCACTCGCTTGGGACCATCGCGAAGAGGGCGCGGACACGGTCATACCCACAGCCGACCCATTGGGCCTTGTGATCTCGATGGCATTTGGCTTTGCCCACGGCCAGCCGGGCGACGATCGATGCCCGTGACGAAAAGAAAAAAAAAGAAAGGCCCATTTGGGACCTCTATCCTTTCAATAAATTTTGTGTCTGTTTTTTCCCCTCTGCCAAACCCGCGGCAATCGGCGTGCATCGCCTTTTTTGACGCCACCAACAACAACTCTTTTTTTTCCTGCTCGTCCAAAGATGTAAGAGAAAGAGAGATTGACGATGAAGAACCCGGACGTCAGCGCGCTGCGCTAATATGGTCCTCCTTTGCGGCCGTGCTGTCGCATGCGCACGTGCGCGGGTCGGCTTTTGCTGTTGCTCGTCCCTTTTTTCCTTTCCTTTTGTGTCGGACGTGCACTGGCTGTGCGCCGGCGCAGTGCTTGCGGATCGGTTAACCGCCCGTTAATTCATACCAACCCTTCCAATCGTAAATCATACAAATCAAACAATCCTCAAAAGATTTTTAGATTCCGGTCGTCAGTTGGCCGACGCGCGGGCGCTGACCCCCGTCCCGGATCTGCCCAACAGATGGGGAAAAAAGGTCGCCCCGCTGCTTGGCCCGCGAGATTCTTCTTATTGTTTCTTTTTTAATTTTTTGCCCTATCTTTTTTATTGAGGGCGAGATGACGGCACAGAACAAGGTGTGATGCCAGAAGGGCAGCCAGGCAGAGGAAAAAAAAATAGGGCGCGCGCGATCAAAGATCAGTCGCAGAGGAGCGGATCGTCCACGAGGGCGAGGAGGTCGGCCACGTTGTCGACCTTGGCGGCGAGGATGCGCGCCATGGGAGTAGCGGGGATCGTCGCGTCCGAGGGCGTCACGGGCCGATAGAAGCGCTGGATCTGCTTTTCGGTGATGACGCGTCCGCCGTAGGCAGCGCCAAACTCGGCCAGGGTGAGCAGGTCGCCGTAGTCATCGGCAGCGCCAGACGACACGGCGGCGCGCGTGGCGGCGTGCGGCACGTAAAACAGGTCAAACGCCGCGAGTCCACAGTCGGCCATGGCGACGGCGATGTACGATGCGATCTCGTCGAGTTTGTCGCGGGTGGCAAAGTGTCCAGCCATCGCCTTGGCCCTGGCCACGACAGCGTCGAGCAAGGCGAACCGGACACCAGCGCGATCGTACGGGTCGAGATGGGTGTCGCCAATGGCCCAGAGCGGGTTGGATGCGATGACGGGTACCGGCACGTCGGCCGCCTTGGCCTTGTCATAGTTGTAGGGCAGCCACGCCAGGCTCTTGCCTACGAGAACGATCGCGTCGGGTGCGTCCTGCGCATACTTGGCCAACTTGCGGGCGAGGCGCCCGGCCTCGATGGGTCCTCCGGCGAGTTTGACGGCGTTGAACATGGCGCTGTCAACAGGTTCAGGCGATGAGACAACTGCACGGCGGTGGCATGACGCGCCCGTAGCAAAGTGTCGCATGTGCCTCACGTAGTGATGGTACGCGGGGTACACGCGCAGGACCTTGGCGACGAGTTCCGCGCCAACGGCCACCAGTGCGTCGGCGGGCAGGGCCCCGATGCGCTCGGCAAACTGGGCCACCGTCAGATAGTGGGACGCGCCGGTGCCGCAGCACTCGCCGGCCATGAGATTTGCGCGTGCCAGCCGGCGCGGCGCGGCCCCGTAGGCACTCTCTGGCTTAAAGACAGGGCCACGCTCCCTGGCAGGCGCGGCAGCGGCCGCCACCTCTGCTGTCGTTGCCGAGTCGCCGACAGAGGCAGCGGGCTCGGTCGGGGTGGCCAGAGGTGCCGTCGACATCGACAGAGCCGCCACGACCTCTTGCAACTTGGCCAACAGATCCGACATGCTGGGTTCTTGCGCGCTGGCGGTCGTCGGGTGGGCGGCGGGGGTCGACATGCTCGTGGGATTAGAGGATACTCTATAAACTATGCCGGTGGCTGTTTTGTATCTCCTCCTTTGCCGCGACGGCGGGAATTTGCAAGAGAGTGGCCCGCGCACGGACAGAGGGACGTTTGTGCCTCCTCTGGCCTTTTGCCCCGCCGTACCGAGTTTTGAGTATCGAGTTCAGTTGAAAAGCCCACGGCCCTTTTGGATGCCCGTTGTGCGATTAGTGATCGCGCCCGGTCCCAGAGTTGTCTCTCTTTCTGTCTTTCTTTGGTCCCGCCGATGTGGGCCGATTTCTGTGGGCCAGGGGCGTGTTTGGCCCATTTTTTGTGTGACCTCCCAAGATCCGCGCGCCAGACGCCGCCCAGCCAAAAGGGAAAGAAACAGTGATTTGTCAAATGCGCAACTTGTTTTGTTTTCCCTTTTTTGTTTCTTTTTTTTTTCGTCATCACACCAGGGGAAAAAGGAGGCCAAAGGAGTGCACCCCTTGCTAATCTTGTGGGAGCGCCGCCCTCGATGGCGCCGTCGCATCAGCGCGCCGTGATGGGCGCCGCCTCAAATTGCGGGATCATGACGTTGCGCCAGGCAAAGTTGTACTTGCGGTAGTGAAAGAGGGCCTGGCCGGCGCGATACCACACACTGGCCAGGTTGGAGAGCACGAGGGCGCGGCGCACCGCCGGCGCCGACTCGGCGTCCTCCAGGCGGGCCAGCACCGACGTCACGTCGTAGAGAAAGAGCACGGCGTTGTGGAGAAACAGGTTGAGCAGCAGGGTACGCATGGCCGCCGAGCGCATGCGTCCCGGCCGCGGTCGCGGCCTCGTCGTTGTGGCGCTCGGAACGATGGACGCGCCGACGACGCCCGCGGCCACGAGCACTGGCTCGTCATCGGCGTACTCGTCGTAAAAGGCGTCGTCATCGCTATAGTCATAGTAGGACGAAGAGCCGGCCTCGATGGCGTGGAGGCCCGCCTCGACGTCGATGCCCGGTCCGGCGGCCGACGACGACGACGCGGGCCGCGGCCGGCCGGCGCCCACCGATGGCCGCTCGCTGAGGTCGACGGGCGCGATGTAGGACGTGGTGGCCGTGTTGGACAGGACGCCCGTCGTGATGAGCGCCGCCATGGCGTAGACGCCCTCGGTGCCCAGGGCCCACCACACGTAGGCCACCATGGCGCCGGTGGCCGACCACATGGCCGCCTCGTAGAGACGCGCGCCGGGGTCGGCCAGCGTGCGGCGCACGTGGCGCCACGGGCCCACGCTCACGCCGCGGCACAGCCACAGGAGGAGCAGCGAGCACACAATCTGCAGGCCTGTTGTGTGTCGCACGTCGTCGCGTGCAACACACGCGCACGCCCCCGCAACAACCAAGACGGCGGGTCAACAAAGGCGTGTGGAAAAAATAGTAAAAAAAATACGCATCAGGCACAAAAAAAAAGAGAAACTACACGACACAGCCAGGGCGCGCCGCATCGCCGTGCAAAAGAATAAAAAAAAAAGAAGGAAGAAAAGGGAAGCAGGACATGCGGCGCGTCCTCTCACAAAGCGCGCACACACACACACACACACACACACACACACACACACGCGCGCGCGCCATCATGCACCACCACACACAAAAAAGAAAACAGGAAAGGAACAAGGACGCGATTTGGAGAAAAAAAAAAGAAAAAGAACAAAAAAAGAGGCGTGGATTTGCGTCGACGCACCATAGAGCAAGCCAAGCATGGCCTTGTTGACCTCGCGGTAGGCGAGGAACGAGTCGTAGCAGGTCTCGACGGGCTCGCCGTGCACGAGCGTGCACTCGACGGCAAAGGCCAGAAAGGCCAGGCACGCGGCCACGTTGGCCAGCGTCAGGCACGTGTAGAAGCAGCCGCGCGCGGTGCACAGGCATCGGCCCATGGCGACGACAGAGGCGTTGGCGGTTGTTGTGCGCGCTACGCGGACGAGCAGGTGCAGGTTTGCTGGCAGAGGAGGTCGCGGAAATGTGCCGGCGACGACTGCACGCAGGCAGATCTCGTTGACGCAATTGTTGCTCCCCCCAAAGATAGCCAAGAGGAAAAAAGTCTGATGGGAAAAGGACTAGAGGGGAAAAAAAAAGGCCGATTCGAGTTTGATCCGTTACTCCCCCGTGTACGCGCCCAAGTGCGGGTCGTGCTTTCCCCATGGCCGCCGCCGGCTTTGGCGCGCGCGCCGTCGGCCGCTGCTCGCGGTGCTCTGCGCCGCCGTGTAGTTTTTTTTTGCAGACGCTGTAGGCTGGTCCCGGAACCACGCGCCGCCTTGCGACAACACATGCAAAACAAGAGACGCTTTTTCGCAACTCGATTTGCATTTTCGTCCAACCGCTATTTGCCCCTTTTTTTGTCGAGACCAAGGCGGGCACTTTTCCCCCATCCACGGCATTGCGTCGTGGTGTCGGGCGTGCGTCGCGTGCGCGTGCCCCTCTTTTTTTTATGCCTCTTGTCACGCTCGTGATTTCATCCGTTGCGGCACACCATCGGCCACGCGCCCCGATGTCTGCTCTGGCACATGCACATTTAGGAGCCCTGCCGCCTGCGACGCGGCGCTGCGGTCACAAACAGAGGGCACCAATGAGACGCCAGAGGCAAAAGAAGAGACGAAATTTGACTTTTTTTTGTGGGACTTTTTCTGTCGGCAGAGAGAGCGCACGCGCGCAGCAGGAATGGATGGGACCACCGGGGAAAAAAAAAGAATGAAAACCCCAACGCAAAATCGTCGGGAGCAACGAGCCGTCGGCGTGCATCTGCGCAGGCGACCATTGGCGGCGACCATTGGCGGCGGGGTACGAGTCATCAGGCAACTCGACCCTTTGCCACGACAACATGGACGCGACCTGGTTTGAGATCTCGCAGCGCCATCGTCGAAATAGAGGTTTCCGTCTTTTTTCGCCCCCCCCCCCTTTACAGGTCGGTATTGGTGCCGGCGGCCGTGTGACAAGGCCGTCGACATAAATGACAAGGCAGAGGCGAGTGCGGCTTGGCCGCAGTGCCAGCCCCCACGGCCCATCGAACAGCGCGCCCGACGCCGTGCAAGACGCACGAGAGCGCGTCGCGCACGGCGCGCCACACGCGCACGGCAACGAGCACCGCCAGCGCCGTGTGCACCATGGTGAGGAAGCCGTTGAAGCGCCGCTGGATCATGGCGTGGCAGCCGGCCGGGTTGGCGGCCCAGTCGGCAGCCGTCGACGCCGAGCCGGTCATACGCGCGCACATGTCGGCCGGCGGCGCGCCAAACCACATGCCCCAGTTCTCGGTGCCCGGCGCGTTGTGGTAAAAGTGCGCCACGGGTCGCACCAACAGATAGGTGTAGGCCGCGGCCACGCACTCGGCTGTGACGGCGACAACAGCCGGCGCGCCCGACGCGCGTACCACCGGATGCGTCGCCAGTGCGCGCAGGGCGTCGATCCCTGGCACGCGCACGCGGTCGGCGCCCGACAGTCGGTCGACGAGCGTGGGCTCTGCGCCGTTGCCGCTTCCGCAGCCGTAGGCCGGCGATACGACCGCGGCGTCAAACGCGCCGTTGGCGTGCGGCGCCGTCTGCGTCGTCGGCAGCCACGAGGCCGACGCCGCACAGGTCCACAGGGCCAAGAGGGTCGCCGCGACGAGCGTCGCTCTGGTCGACGTCAGCAGCCCGCGGTCCGCGGGTCGCCGTCGGCGGCACGCCCAATGGCAGGGTGCGCCGCCGACGACACGTTCAAATGGCGCGAGTGTATGGATGGTCGAGAGGGGTTGGCTCCACCGCGGCCCATGGGGGCCGGCCGGAGGATCGGGGCGTGGGGACGCGGGGTCGGCGGCGGGTGTGGACGACCGTGAGGCAGGTCTTGCGTGTTGCGGCGTGCGAGCGTCTGCGTACACGGAGGGGAGGGATCCGAATGGCGAGACGCAACGAGGACACCAGGAGGAGGCCGGCGCGGGAGGCCAAGAGGAGCAAACAAAAAGAAAAGAAAAGAATCGGTGCGCAGGGTCGGACGGGCAGGGACGATCGTACGCTCGCGCTGGGTGGCGAAAGCGGGAGGGCACAAAAAAGAAAAAGTTTCGATGACAGGACAGGGGGACCCGCGTGCGCTTACAGTGCATCGGCCCACTCGCACCCGGCGCGCCCACGACGCCGTCGTCGTGGGCGACCGCGACGTCCTCGGTGTCGTCGCCGTGCACGCCAGTCGCCGCCGCCCCAAAGACACGCCAACCCGACGGCACGCGCATGCCTTTTTCGCGCCCTTTTTCTTTTGTTTTTTTTCGCCTCGCGTCGCTGTCTCGCGCTTTGGGAGCGTCCTCGACCACCGCGTCGACGGACGGAATGCATCGGGCGGCCGTTGGTTGAAGGAAAAAAGAAAGAGTTATTCCGTCCTGTTTTAGGCCAGCCAGAAATCAAGTGTTTGAGGTCCACTCGGCCCCATCTCACGGAACAGGGCCAAAGAATGCGTCGGGCCCGACTGCCCCCGGACAACAGCCAACCGATCGCCCAGGAATGTGCGGATTCTGCTGTCGACGTCCCTGCCGTGCCATGGTTGACCCGCGGGTTTTTTGTGTCTGCTCGGTGAGTCGCTGCCCGGCGTTGGTCGGGCCTTTCCGTGCATTTGCAAAAGGAAGAAAAAAAAGATGCGACCGATTCCGTCGTGCACAGGCTGATTGTGCGCCTGTTTCTGTCGCACGCGCGCGCAGACCACACAAAAAAAAGAAAAGAAAAGAAAAGAGGAGGAGAGAGGCGACGATGGGGAGGCGCTCTGTGGCGATGGTCTTTTTGTTTTTCTCATCGCGAGGGGAGAGGGCAATGGGTGGACGAGGCAGCAACAGAACAAAAAGCAAGCGATCACAGGAAAAAAATGGCGTCATGAACGAGCGCGCTTCCATTGGCCGACGACGAGCGCCGTCACGAGAGCGAGTACGCACGCCGCCACGCGATCAGCCAACTCCTCTGGCCTCACGACATCGTCAATGTCGCCGTCGTCCTGGTCGTCGTCGCGATCATCGACGTCACCATCATGGTCGTCAATCGGAGAACGGCCTACAATGTGACGACGCGGCGGCGCCAGGAGCGGGGGAGACGTCGGCGGCGATGGCGCCGCGGGCGGCCGCCCGGTTCTCGGCGTGCCAGGCGGCAGGGACGTCCTTTGGTCGACGCCGCGCCTGACGGCAACGGCCGCCGGCGTTCTCGGTGCAGGGGTCGACGGCGGCAGCGGCTCTCGTGGGGCAGTCGCGGTGCGATCCGGCAACAACGACGCAGCCGAGAGGGAGCCGTCGACAAAAGAAGCGTAGCGGGCGATGGTGCCGTCGTCGATGTGCACGGTGCCGCCGGGGCCAAATCGAGCCGCCCGCGCCGCGCCCTCTAGTTGCGGCGGCGCGGCGACGGCCCTCACGCGTCTCGTGGGCGATGCCCGCCGTGCCGAGCGCCGTGGCTCGGCGCGAGCCTGGGCCTGGGCCTGCGCCGCGCGCAGCAACATTCCGGCAGTTGTTCCGACGGGCGAGCGCCAATCGCGGCGCAGTGATCAGACGGGCGCGCGCGCGGGACCCCCGACCCTTGCGCTCTCTTGTGCGGTTTTGTTGTGCGCGCGGCACACACAGAGGCTCAAGAGGATAAAAAAAAGACAGGCGAAAAAGAAGGGAGAACAGCGACACACCCAGGACCGTTGGCCGCCCTCGCTCGGGTTTCCCTTGGCGGGCCTTGTTTTTCCTCTCCGGCCGGCCGTGTTTGCTTTTTTACGCCTCTCCCTTTCGCAACTTTTGTGTGCGTCGGCCTCGTACCTCTTTTTTTCCTCTTGCGTAATTTTTGGCCATGTCGCCGCGCATCGGCCCTTTTTTAGGACGGGAAGCGAGTCGATCGGCGAGGGCGCGTTGTGTCTGCGCGTGTCTGCGCGCGTGTATGCACGAGGGCGCCGCCGCGGTCCCCCGAGTGATCCCTTTGCGGGGTCGCACACCCCCACAACAAGGGCAGGCCGGTGCGGCGGTCCTAGGCGGGCCACCCGGGAGGCGCGTGCGCGCGGGGGACGAAACAAAAAGGGACACTGACCAGGAGCGGCCACGCAGAGGGCGCCGAAACGGACGTGCGGCGCGCCCGCGCGCACGAGGGGCCGTCGGCTCTGCGCCAGCGCTCTTTTTTTTTCTACTCTCTGCCTAGAGGAAAAGAGCACCGGCGCACACGCACACACGCGCGCAGACCGGTCGTCCACAAGAAGGCCAAGGGAAACAGAGAGAGAGAGAGAGAGCAGACGACGACAGCGCGGGCGCAGACCCTATCGACAATCATGAACTTTGATCCGTGCCAGCAGTTTACCGACACGATGGGCGACTTTCTGTCGACCATGTGCGAGACCTTTCCCGACGACGAGGCGCTGCGCCTGCGCCTGCGCACCTTCAACGAGATTGCGCGCCCGAATCAAAGCATGCAGGATCTGCTGTGCCGCGCCTACCACAAACAGATGTCGCCCTACTATGAGGCCTGCGGGCGCAAGGACCCGACGCCCTTTATCGAGGGCCGCGTCGACATCCTGGCCGAGATGGGGTTCCAGGAAAAGTACGCCGACCTCACCGACGCCACGCTCTACGACGACCCGGGCGTCATGGAGGAGAACATCGCCAACGTGTGGGAGTTTATCAACAAGTTGAACTACTACGCCACGCTCTACGTCACCATACCGTCGCGCGTCATGGAGCGCGTGGTCGACGCCGCCAACGGCATCATGGAGAACGAGGACCCGATCGCCGCCATCAACCCGATGAGCATGGTGCAGATGAGCAAGGGCATCCTCTCGGGCATGACCAGCAACGACCGCGACCGGCTGCTCAACGGCCTGCCGCTCCTCCTGCGCACCATCACGTCGTCGTCGGTGGGCGACCAGGCGGCCAGCGCCGGCGTCGACATTGCCGGCATCATGGGCGTGCTCCAGCAGGCCATGGCGGGTGGCGCGCCGGGCGCCGACGGCGCCGGTGGCATGCAGTCGTCGATGGTGGCCATGCTCGCCGCCCTGGCCGAAAACACGACGGCGGCCGGAGGCGTTGCGACTGCGTCTGGCGCGACGACCGCCACGGGCCCTTTGGCTGCTGCTGCTGCTCCTACGGCGGCGGTGCCTGCCACTGGCACCGCGCCGACGCCCGCTGCGTCGGCAACCAGAACGGCGGCGCCCGCGGGCACAGAAGCGCACGCGCAGTCGGCCGACGCACGCCGACGCGGCGCGTGGAGGCCGCCCGGTGCCACTGGCCGCTGAGCGGCCGACGGCACCGCGTCATGCGCGCGCACCCCAAAGAAGCACACGATGCTTTACTCACCTCCTCGTCCCCCCCCCCCCAATTCGATCTTTGGCTGTTGTTTTGGTCGCATGGAAAAAAACCAGATGAAAAAAAAAGACGACGTCTGCGCAAACCAACTATGTGCGCCTGCGCAGAGGGTTTCCTTTTGTTGGGAAAAAGAGAGGAGGTGGGCCGTTGCCGCAAGAGGCGCCTTGCGGGCGGTCGATCAGGTGCAGCGCCCGCACGCGCGCCCTGTCCTCTCTGTCTTTCAGAGATTCGCTCATTTGGACTAGACATTTTTCCCCTGCGCATCGTCGGTTCGTCCACCAAAAAGAATCGGTCTGTGTTGGCGATTGTTTGTCTGTGCGCCTTTTTCTTTTTTTTTTCTCGCATTTTTGTGGACAACGGGCATGGGTGCTGGCGTTGGTTTTTGTCTTGTTGCGTCGTGTGGGCGGGCCGAAAAAAGTTGGAGGATCAGAGGAGAAAAAAGCCTATGCGAGGCGCGGCCGGGCGAGACCAATGCCGGGCAACGACCAGGCAACCGGCTAAAGCACGCAGATCCCATTGTCGGCGGCCCCGCTGCGCCAGGACGAATCTTTGATTTTCACCCGTTCGGCCAGCCGTTGCCCGCCATCAGGCGCGGCGCAAAAGCGACGGCAGCGCGCAAACAAACAAAAAAGCGGCCGCGCAAAAGAAAAAACACCAAAGAGGGAGGCCGTCCGACGCGGGACAAGTCCGGGGGAACAGGCCGCACCGGGTGAGGAAAAAAACGGCGAGCGAGAAACACAATACAGACGCGCATGAACACACATCGGCGCTCGTCCGTGCGAGGCCGCCACCGTCGGGCTCCGACCGAGGCTGCCGCGCTGCTGCCGCCACCGCCGCTGTCGCCGTCCTACTTTGACCTCGCCAGAGACGTGTCGCCGCCGTCGCATGCCCCCTATGGACTCTTTGCCGTCGAATCGCCGGCGGTGTGGTCGCCGTGGGGTGACGATGCCTGCACCGGGTTGGACATGCGAACGTGGGCGGCGCCGCAGCCGCCGCCGCTACATGCACCTTGGTTTGTTTCGACGGTGCCCGAATTCGTGCCCTTTGTCTCGTCGATCGACGCCGACCACGCGCACCGATTCGGTGATCCGCTCCGCACGGTCCACTGCGCGCCACGGGACGCTGCGGGACCGGATGCGGGCCATCGCGCATGGGCCCGACGCATCATCGCGGACGATCTCGACGAGGCTGCCCCTCTGCCGTCTCTGATGGGTGACCTATTATCGTGGAGCGTGTCCGGCGACGACCGCGAGCGCGAGTGCCTTGTTGACGGGGGCGTGTCGCCGCCGCCCGGCCTGCCTCCGCCGCTCGAACCGGTCAGGGCGTTGCCGTCGTCGCCGTCGCGACAGCAACAACCGCAACGGCCACAAAAACAACAGCAGCAAGCACAGAAACAACGACGTCGCGCGGAATCGCCGCCTCTTGTGCGTGCGCGGCGTAATAGCGCCCAGTGAGCGCTCGCCCGTGCCCCCCAAACTGTTTTTTTGGCGCCGCAATCGCCCCTCGATTCGCGTCTCTTTTACCGGTCCCGTCTCTCTCTCTCTCTCTCTCTCTCTCTCTCTCTCTCTCTTTTTGCCTTCACAAGGGGACGTCTCTCTTTTTTAATCTCTCAGTTTGAGAAACAAAAAATGTAGTGGAAAAAAAAAGAAGAATACAAGAAACCCACATACACACACAAAAAAAGAGCCACCAAAGAGGGCCGCCGCCGGCGTTGTTGTGCGTGGGCGCTCCGACACATCGCGCCTGCTTGTTCCCCTCGCGTGTTCTAGCGCGACGGCATCTGCCGGGAGCCTTTTTTTTCCCGCGTTGCCCGTCACTGTCACTGTCTGGCGGACCGGCAGCAAACAGAGAAGCGGGGGAGGTGGAAAAAAAGTGGGGATTTATCGCGCGAGGATGATACGCCGCCGGCGTCTCTGCTCGCTGGCCGTAGCGGCGTCGATGCGCGGGCAGCAGAGGCAGTCGCGGCGGCAGCGCGATCCCGTGCGGTTGGGCACACGGCGCAGTCCGCCATAGCCCACGGCGTCGTCGTCATCGCCGTCGCCCTCTTGATCGGCGCCGTCGTCCGGGCCGGCGGCGCGCGGCTGCCGCATGGGCCCCGGCCCGTGGACGGTGACGTACTCGTCCGACGTATCGTCGGGGGCCTTGAGCGCGTTGGCGTGCTCAAAGTCAAGCACGGCCTCGGTGACATCGACATAGGTGAGCATCACCCAGCGGCAGCAGTCGCGCTTGTCCGACGTGAGGCCCAGCGCGTCGAGCGCGGCGCCCGCGGGCATGTCGCGCAGCAGGCGCTGGTAGGGCCGCTCCAGGTTGCCCAGGACGAACCCGCACGTAAAGCATCGCACCGGAATCATCTTTGCTTTTCCGCCCAGCGGTCTTTTGTTTTTCTCTCTCTCTCTCTCTCTCTCCTTTTTCGTGGGTCGCTTCGCCGTCGACTCTTTTTCTTTTTGCGGGTTGCTGTTGCCTGCGCGCCAAAAGTCGCAATCGGGCTGTGTGTTTGATCGTGCGGTTCCTTGTGTGCCCGTTTGTGCGCGCGCTTTCGGTCCGCCCATGCGCGCGACACCCGCCGCGCCCGCAAGGCAACGGACCCGGCGCCTCCTCTTTTTTTTCTCGCTTTTCTCTGGGCGGACGCGGTTCTGCCGGGCGGGGCGAGCGTTTGTGGTAGAGCCTGGGTTTTTCTCGGGCGGCGCACCGCCGGCGTGCTATCTCGTGAATCCGCTTGTTCCCTCACCCCCCCCCTCTCCGTCAAAAAAGGACGCGTGGTTTTGCAGCGATGGACGTCGGAAAAAAAAGATGCAACCGGTGCGCCGAGCCGCGGCACAGGAGAGGAAATAAAAAAAACGAAAAACAAGGGCCCAAACACACAAGCACGCCACGCCGCAACCGAAAGGAAATGCAACAGTCGGTAGGACAGCAAGAGGCATGGCCTCGCGGGGCCCTGCGGCTCTTCTTTGGCTTGGTGCGGGCAGCAGGATGGGGTCTCTAGCAAAAAAAAAAAGAGAGGCGACGAACAAGGGGAAAGGGAGCGGTGGGCGCCACGGATCGAAAGCCGAGGACCGAGGAGGGCGTGAGACAAGAAAAAGGACGGGGCGCACGATGGCAGAGACGACGACGACAACGATGACGACACCAGCAGCGGCGATGGCCATGGGCGACGGCAATGCGATGCCGACGGCGCAGGTGCGCAAGGGCCTCCAACTGCTGCGCGAAGAGTGGAGCCGCCACGGGCCCGACAGCCCCATCTGCCCGTCGGACCGGCTCTTTAACGGCATGACCCTGGAGGGGTTCTCGCACGGCTTTGTGCTCGTCCACCACAAGCGCCGCTACAACAAGAGCGCCCTCTCGCGCAAAGCCGCCGCCGAGCCCTCGCACAATGTCCGCTGACTGGGCCTACATGGGGCAATCCTAACCGAAAAAAAAAAAGAAAAAAGTTGAGGCGCGCGCCTGGTCCCACTGCACAAAGATCCCCTCTTCTTTTGCCGCGCTGGGCTCTTTTTTTTGGTATCGTCGCCGTTATTTTCCGACAGCGCACGCGAGACCGTGAGAAAAATCAAAGAAAAAGGCGGAAGAAGACAACAGAGCCGGGCCGAGCAATACAAAAGCGGTGTTTGGGGCATAGACGGGCAAAGAAAGACATACACACGCGTAGACACACAAAAAAAAGAGTCATGTCCTCGCGCAATGCCGCACCGGTGGCCCATTCTTTTTTTTTCCATGCTCTGTCGATACGCATTTTCGAAAAAAAAGACGACGCAAAGATTGCCATTGGAGGAAAACGAAAAAGAGCGGCCTATTGGCAAGTGTCCTTGGTGCACTGTCGCCGCGATGCACAATCTATTTTTTTTTGCTGTTTTCATGGTGCGGGCGGCGTGTCCAAAGAGACCCCGGTCACCGCCTCCAAAAAGCGTGCCGCCTCGTCACGACCCGGCAGCCTGGCGGCAAGCGTCAGCGCCATCCGGATCGTGTCTGACGAGGTACGCGCGGCAACGAGCGCGATGGCGTCGCTGTGTGTAATAACGCGTTGATCGGCGAGATGGTCTGCTGCGTGGGCATTACGTTGCAAACAGAGATCCGCGTAAACCCGTTCGTAGGCATGGCTCTGGTCGGCGTCTGACATGTCGTCGCCACAATGGGCAAGGCGCGAGAGTATACAGGTGATGCTGGCCTGCGATGTTGCGCCGGCGATGGCCAGCGCCAACAGGGCCTTGGCCACCGTGGTCTGGTGCGCGCATGCGACGAGCAGTCCCACGGGGTCATCTACGCGATCTCGGCGTCTGTTGAGCGGGACGCGTTGCAAGGCTACCTGTCCCAGTGCCATAACGACGGGTTGGTCGTCGTCGCCGCATTCGGCAATGAGGACGCGCACAATGTCGGCATGACCGCAGCGCGCCGCCCGGTGTATGGCGTCTTGGATGTCGATGGTGACGCCGTCGCCACCTCGAAGCGTATTGATCTCGCCGATCAATGCGTGGGGGTCGCCTTGGCTCGTACGACCGGTTCCCTGTGGATTTGCGGCGAGTTGGCGCCGCCTATCCTCCAGGATGACACGCACAACGTCCGTGTGCCCGCTCTCCGCCGCCGACTCTATGAGGCGTATCGCACGAGGGACGCGCCTGCGCGCATACAAAAAGGCCAATATATCGGCGCGTCCGGCCTTGCACACGGTCTCGGGCGCGAGGCGCAGCCAGTGGCGCACGCGCCGGCTTTGCCACACCTCGTTGGCGCTGTGTACGCGAAAGCAGGGGTGCGCAGCGCGCGCCCTACAAAAATCGGCGTGACCTAGCCGGTCGAGGATGGCAGCCATCGCTTCTGGAGGGAGCACGAGAATAGGCGCCTCGGCCGGCATTTGTTCCATTCCTTGTACGGCTGTCTTGTGGCGATGGGTTTTATCTGGTGTCTCTCTCCCCCTTTTTTTGTCGTCGGTATAGTTGTATGGCAACCTTTTTTTGTTGCCTTTTGGTGGGCCAAGCGAGGCCGCGCGTATCTCCCTTTGTCGTCTTGACCGCTCTGCGGACGAAAAAGATTGCGCGCGGGAGTCGCCCGGCCGCTGCGCGCCCTTTGTGCGGGAGGCCCGCCGTCTCGCCGTTGGACAACAGAGCGCGCCTTTTTCTTTTGTCCTAAAATAAAAAAAAGCGGCCGCTCCTTTCGGCGCTTTTGTGGCGTCGACTTTTTTTTATTCGAGTGTGCCCGCGGCGCTATCGCGCCGCGCCGTCGTCGTGTATTCCGGCGCACGATCGAGTTTGTCGCTCTCCCGTGGTCCGCGCCGGTACGAGCCCAAAACAAGGCCAGCAACATCGAGTAAAAAATCAAAAAAAAAGTCAAAAGGCGAGCGCAAGCCGGGCCCACTTGTTGTTATGCGTTGTTGTTTTGACGGGAAGGTGCAGAGACAGTGGCGAGGGTGAATTGTGACAAAGGAGGGCGTGCACGTCAGGCCGCACCGAGATTGTTGCCAAAGACGACGAGCAGTTCGGTCTCGGTGGGCCACGGAGCGCCGATGGCCCTCGTGACCGTCGCCTTGTGCGTTTTCTTGTCGGTGATGTATTTGCGGTCGCGCGTGTCGCCAGGCCAGCGCGGACCCATGGGTCCGTATATCCCCGGTCGGCCGTGCCACTTGGGGTTGCGCCTGCGGACCGAGTCGTTGACGACGGCCTCAAAGGTGCTCTGACCTTTGCCGCGGTCGTCGATGCGGCGACAGCGCAGCACGCGCGAGGCACTGCCGTCGTCTTTTTTGGCCAGCGTCATCCAGTCACTCGTCTCGATGCGAGGCGCAGTTGCATCGGTCGGGGGCTCGGCGTGCGGCGGGGACGTGCTCGCGCAGCGGTTGTCTACGACAGCAACCACGCGAGTGGCGTCAGGCGCTAGAGTGCCGGGCCGCTCTCGGCGGTCGTCCGTGCTACGGGGATAGGTGTGGGGCGCCAAGGTCGAGGCGACGTCCCACACGAAATCGCACGCTGCCGCCAGAGGGTTCCACCGCGAGGCACTTGATGTAGACGGCGGCGACGTGCCTCTGTGGCTTGCGTCGTCTTTTGTCCCGCTCATGTCTTGTTGACGTGAAACAAAAGGGAGGGGGATAACTGTCTTATGGTCGACGACGAAAAGGCGCGCGGAATGGGTGAGGATCAATGTGACGAGTCTCGTGAGAGTGTCTGGGGACACGCGAGCAAGTGCGACGGGCCTGTTTTGGCAGTGTCGTTCACGACCAAGTTTCCTTTTTTTTTGCGCGAGCCCATTGCGCCCACGGCAGCGGAACCAGTGCGAATCGCTCACGCGCAGCGCTTGCGGATCGGCACCCATTGGGTCGTCTACATTGAATGGTCCAATCAAAAATCATATTAAAAAACAAAAATGTTTATATAATCTTGGATTTTAATCGTTGGCTGGCCGATGCGCGACACTGCTCGCGCGCGCGAATCGTGCGGGCCTCACGGCCTGAATTTTTGCGGGTCACACGGCACGCACGCAAACCGACGAAAAAAAAGGCATGGACAAATGCAGAGAAAGAAAAAAAGAACAAGCGCGATCGCGGTCGGGCGCGGCGTGCGTGCGCCAATGAAAAGCGAGCACGAAACAAAAAAAAGGCAAGAGAGCGGGGTCGAGAGCAGAGATCCGGCACGCCCGTCATAAGGCACCCCGTATCGGTGTTTCGGCCTGTGGCCTCGCGGTCGGTGGTGGAGGGCGTTGGAGCGGGCAAAAAATCGAAAAAAATAAAAAATCAAGAAATCGCGCGCCATTTACAACCCCTTTTTTGGAGATCGCCACGACGACAGGAAGCGATGCCGACGGTGGCGACAAGACGCAACAAAAAGGGGCAAAAAAACAAAAACGACCACAGCGCATCGCCCCGGCCTACTTTCACAGCGACGGCAGGGCCGACAGCGCGCTTGCCTTGCTGTCCCAACAGATATCGAGGTTTGAAATTTTTCAGACCAGTCAATGTTTGATTTTGCTGCAGTTTGGCGGTACGGCAGCGGGCAAGCAAACTCTGCTCATACCGGCGGGCAGGACAGAGTGTCGGGTGGCATCTCGTCGCCGTATTCGACGCGGTAGGCGAGCGACCACGCATAGGCCAGGTCCTCGTAGGCGTCGGCAAACTCGGCGAGGCGCACGACCATGCCGCGCGCGCCCGCGTGCAGGCCCATGACGGCGCGAAACTCGCCCACGGCGCCGACGGCCTCGGCGCACGCGGCGTCCTCGTGGTAGTAGACCATCTTGCGCTCAAAGTTGGCCAGCCACTCGTCGGCCACGCGCCGCGCCATGGCGATCTGGCGGAGGTCCTCGGCGCGCCGCCGGTCGATCCCGTGCTGGCGCTCGTTCCACTGACAGAGGACGGCGCCGACGTCGGCCTCGTGCGCGGCGCGCGCCGTCGCCGCCACGCTCTCTAGGCAGCGCGCCGTCTCCTCTTCCAAGACGGCCTCGCGGGCGGCGCGCGCCTCGGCCGCCTGCCGCCAGGCGGCCTGTGCCTCGGCCAGGGCGTCGCCGAGGCGCTGCGTGGCGCGCATCCATTCGGCGTGCGGACCCGACTCGACGGCCTGCGCCGCCATGCCCGCCATGAGCGACTCTAGATCGGCCAGTCGCTTGCGCGCCGAGGCCTCGATACGCGCGTCGGCTGCGTCGGCCGCCATGGCCACCTCCAGTTGACGTTGGTCGGCCCGCGCGCGCGCGTCATCGTCTGCCGACCGACGACGCGAACCCTCACCGCCGCCCGGGTCGTTTTCGTCTCCGTCATCGCTCGACAGCAGCAAGAGGTCGTCGTCTTCCTCGTCTGGGTCGGGTTCCCATGGATTGCTGTCGTCGTCGTCGTTGTTATCGAACCGGCGTCGTTGTTGGCCTACATTGTCGCGGGCGGCCCTGCGCATCCGACGCACGTGGCGTCGACGCACGGGCCTCAAAAGGCGCGCGCGCTCCCGCCGCCTGGCGACGATCTGGCGGGCGGTCGTGCGGCAGCGGTCGCGCGCGCGACGCATCTCGGCCAGCACGCGCGCTCGGTCGTCGCCGCCGGCCACGCACGCCGCGATGTGCCGCCGCGCCTCGGACGACACGGACGACACGGCGTCGTCGACCGCGCCGTGGCTCTCTCGGCGTCGTCGCCTCTGTCGTTGGCCCGTTGGCATACTATGCGTCTTGTCGGCACGTGGGTCGGCGTGGTCGCGATGGTGGTCACCGCCGCAAGCCTCGTCGACATCGTCCTGGCCATCTTGCTGCATGTCGTTGTCGTCGGCCTGTTCGTGGGAGTCGCTGTCCTCCTCGGTCGTGCGATCCAACATGGAGCGCGCTACGTTGGCCATGTGCTCGCAATAGTAGCGCAGCAGGCGTAGGGCGTCGCCGTCAAAGGCATCTGGGTCGACGCCGTGATCGGCCGATGCGTCGGCGGCGGCCGCCGCCACAGCAACGGCCGGGTCGTCGCCGCTGCCGGGGTCGATGGGCGGCTCGCCGCCGGCGCCGCGCCAAAAGAGCGCCTCCATGGCCTGCGCGGCAGCCGGATCGGCGCCGTCCAAACCGGCGGCAGCGAGAAAGGCGTCGTAGCGCGTCTTGAGATCGCGCCACATGACGAGGAACCGCGCCCGCTGACCGCGCACGGCGGCCTCGGCGCGACCAAAGTCGTAGCGCAAGGCGGCGTCCATGGCGCCGTAGCGCTCGGCGGCCCGCCCGACGCGCTCGGCCGTGCGAGCATAAATCCACTTTTGCGCGATGGCGACGGCGCGCGTCGCGATGACGGCGGCCTCGCGCGTGGCCGCGCCGTGCGCACGCAGGACTTGCGACTCGTCGTGCGCCAGGCGCAAGAGGGTGCGCAGGCACGCGGCGCACCCGCGCACTGCCTCGGACAGCGCCGCGTGACGTTCCGCCAGGGCACAGCCCGACGCCTCGACGCGTGCCACCACGCGCTCGGCGGTGGCTCCCAGGGCCGCCAGTTCGTTTTCGGCGTCGCGGCGACGCGCGTCGATGCCACATGGGCCTCCACCGCGACCGCGCTGTGCATCGGCGGGCCGGTCGGCGGGCGTCCACGGCCTCAGCATGAGCGTGAGCGAGCACGCGGCGCTGGCGCCACCGGCCGTCGCCTCGGCCCCGCCCACAGGCGGCCAGGCAAAAAAGTGCACCACGCCGTGGCGGCGCAGAGCCGACCGGGCGTCGCGGTCGAGCGCCGCGGCAAAGGCCTCACGCAGCCATTCAAACACGCACCGCACGCCGGCGTCCCACCATTCGGCCGGTGCGGCCCACGGCTCGGCGTCGTCGTTGGTCGAGGCAGCGCACGGCACGCTCACGCCATTGCCAACGCCATATGTTGCGCTGGTGCCGTGCCCGGTGCCAGGGCGCGCGCCACCTCGGACGCCAAATTCGGTCGCACACACGATGATGGGCGCATCAGCGGCGGTTTCAGGGTGCGCCCGACCTGGGGGACAAGACGAGGCACGTGCGCCGAGCGCATCGACAAAAATGACGCCGGGATCGGCCGGCAAGACACCCATTGACGTCGGGGGCGCACAGGCAAACACGACCGGATCGGCCTCGACAATGACGTCGCCCTCGTGGTGGCGCCTTTCGCGTGGCGCCTTTTGCGCCGTCGTCGTCGTCGCTACTGTCATCGTGGGCATACGGTGATGACCGCGGTGGGCGTCTGCCTCGCGCTGGTCGCACGCGCGCAGGTTGTTGGTGAGGGAATCCAGCATGCGGTTGATGTCGTCGATGTCGGGCGCACATCCGTCCGCCTGGCCCTGCATGATCGACCGAGTGCCGCTCGCGTGCACCTAGGCACAGAAAAATCGGGTCTCTGCCCTTTTTCTTTTTTTCTTGAAATCTCTTTTTCTCTTGCCGCCGGCGTATGCTCTCGACAGCGCGTCGGTATGTGTTTTTCTCGGTCGTGCTCGCTCTCTTGGTCGCTGCTTTGCTGTCTGCCTTTTCGCTGTGCGTGTGTGGTTGTTGTGTGTGCCGTGTTGAAAGAGTGCGCCCAGCGCAAGCGTGCGACGCGCAGATCACACGCTCAAATGCAAGGCACGGCCTCGTGCGCCCGTCACCGAGCGCGACAAAAAAAAGGAGAACCAAACAAGTGGAAAAAAAGAAAAATAAAAAAGCGACCCGGCGATGGCGGGTGCCGGTGGGTCCGTGTCGTCGCTGTCGGCGGCGTTGGAGCCCCTTTTTCCCCCTTCTCGCGACAGCGTCTGACGCGCGATGGACGACCACGCTGCGGCGCGTCCTCCCCATCAAAAGAAGGGGATCGGTGAGCCGCGCCAACGAGGCAGCCGACCGCACAAAACCCTCCAAAAACGGCGGCAACGGCAAGAGAACAAAAGGTCGACAGGATCGTGCCCCGGCCAATAGGCCAGACGACGCGCTGCAGGCATGCGGAAATCGAGAGGACGCGGCCTCCAAGGCGGGTGCGACACGGACAAGGGTGCGCGCCGTGCCCGTGCCCGCGCGCCACACTTGCGCCGCGTCACCAGACGATACCAGGCAACATGGGAGATGATATCGCCAGATGGCGCACGAGGTGCCTTTTGGGCTACGCAAAGGGCGTCGCCGGGTGCGCGCCTCTCCCATCCGGCCGTCTCTTGTCGCTCATCGGCCGGTGGCCGCTCTGGCGGCAACAAAGTCTTTTTTTAGGTGTTTTTCGTTTTTTTGATAACAAGACCCAAAAAACCGACGCGTCGCCAATGAGGAGAGAGGAAAAAACAGACGAAAAAGGCAAACCCCTGGTGTGCGTGCGCCTCTTTTTTTTTTGGATTTTTTTGATTTGTCGGCGAGGGAAGCGGTGACGATAAAAAAAGGGGCTGCCACAAGCGGCCGCCGGCAATGGCGGCGGGGGCGGCGGCGGCGGGTTTGTGGCACTCATCACGACCTTTGTCCCGTTCAACATTAATCTCGTGGCCACCGGCGGCGCCGGCGGCGTCAATGGTCTGAGCGCGGCGGGCGAGGCGGGCGCCGCCGGCACCACCCAACTCATCCTTGCCTAGGCAAGATGCACGGTGGTATTTCAACACAGAGCAAGCCAAAAAAAAGCATCGGTCGCCCATTAAAAAAAAAGAAATAAATATCTTTTTTATGCATTTTTGCGTCGCAATGCGGCGCGGGCCACGGGCGGACCTTGTCGGTTGAACTCTTCCTTCTTTATTTGTCTGTCTTGTGGTCCAGTGCGCTCTGCCATGGCCATGGCCATGGCATATTCTCCTTCTGTTCTCACAGAACAGGGCATGAGCATGGATGCCTACATTACTTTTTTTTTGCCGTCAACTACCGACGCAGAGGCATCCGACCAATAGTACAAAAAAAAAGAGAGTCTCCAGCGGCTGTGCGTGACAAAAAGAATCGTCCGGGGCATGGGACGCGCCGTGACGCAGGGTTTTGTTTCTTGGTTCTTTTTATTGCGGGCGCCAAAGGTCGGCCTATCGCGCGGTCCGATTTTCGGCCGTCTCCCCTCCTCCTGTGCAATGAAAGAAAAAAGGAAAAAGGCAACAGGTGCCCCGAAAAAAAGGGTGCAGGTGCGATCACAACTCGCACGGCGGCGACCCGGCACCACCGACGACCACGCTGGCGCCAAACAAAGTGAAACAAAAACAAGAGCAAAAGAGGAGACACAACCGCAAAGCCAGGCCAAAAAGGAAGTTTGTAAAAAAAAAAGACAAATGGGAATGACAGAGTCGCCAGCCGCCATGCCACAGGTGCGCGTCGGTGACGCGATTCGCAACGACAACGCAGGCTCGGCCTTTGACGCACTCCCCGACGAACTCGTCGTCCAAGTGCTGTGCGCGGTGCCGTGCGATGATCGAGCGCGACACGTCCCCAGAGTGTGTCGCCTCTGGCGGGCGATTGCCTGCGCGATGACGGGCAAAAATCGGCCGTGCCTGTTGTTGTCGGCAACGGCCGCGGCCCGCCGTTCCGACGCGCTCTTGACCGCTGCGCGTCGCGGACACGCCTCGTGTGTGGCGCACCTTTGCGCGGGCGCCGCACCGACCGACCGCGCGCCCTATATCGTGGCCATCGAGCGCGACGACGTGGCGAGCCTGCGTGCGCTCGGCGTGCACGAGAGCGTCTTGAGCGTGCGCGACATGGCCGCCGTCGCTGCGCGCTTTGCGAGCATTTCGTGCCTAGACTATGCCATTAGACAGCACGCGAGGCTCTACCTCGACGTACTAGAGGTGCCGTGGCGCTGCGACTCGGCCGAACGCGACCGACACGCCGCATGCCTCGCGCATGTCGTCGACGCCGGCTGCTTTGTCGGCTGTGCGGCCGCGGTCGAGGCGGCGATGGGAGGCCATGCCGGCTGTCTGGCTGCCTTGATGGATATGGGCGCGTGGGACGCCTCGCGAATCGTTGACTCTTGTGGAGACCGCATCGATTGCCTGCGCGTGCTCTGTCGGCGCGACCCCTCGGCGTTGACGCGCGACCCCTCGCGGTACGACGCGCCCAAGGTGGTCACCGCTCGCCAGCGCCTCGCGCGCATGCAGGTCATGCGCGAGTGCGGTGCCGAATGGCGCGCGAGCGCGTGCGCCGCCGCGGCCAGAGACGGGCATCTGGACTGCCTACGCTACGCCCACGAGAATGGATGCCCGTGGGACGAGATGACGTGTCTAGAGGCCGCCGCCTACGGTCGCCTCGACTGTCTTGCGTACGCACACGAGAATGGGTGCCCGTGGGACGTGAACGCCATTAGAGCGGCCATCGACGGCGACCACGTCGAGTGCCTGCGCTACATGGTCCAACGTCAGGCCGTGCGCGACGCAGACCTGTGCGCCACGGCGGCCCACCACGGCCACGCCGATTGCCTGCGCATCCTCCATCAGGCCGGCTGCCCGTGGGACCGACACGCGCTTTGTGCAGCGCTCACCAACGACCACGTCGAGTGCCTACGCTACATGCATACAATGGGCATGACTTGGCGGCGCCGCGACTATTGCCGTGCCTTTTGGCGCAACCTCGAATGTTGCACGTATATGCAGACGCACGGCGAGCCGGCGCTTTCCAAAGACGAGATGGACCGCGGCGAACCCGAAACGGGCGACTGGTCGTCTGATGATGACGCTGAGGGCGGTGATGACGACGGCGGGCGCCATGATGCAGCCAATATCGACGTCGACGAGGCCCATGACGACAGACCAAGTCGGGGCGACAACCCAGACCAAGGCGGCACGGCAAGATATCCTATCGACGCCAGAGATGGCGGCGATGACGACGAAGACAATGACACCGAAACTCAAGACGACAGCGTGCATGAGAACCGATGCAACGCAGACGGTGACCTAGGGGCCGGCGACGGCGATCGTCTTGCGCCGTCGTCCCGACCGCGCAAGCGTCTCTGCGTGGATGGCGCTCCGGGCGGCCCGCGACCGTCGCCGTCATTCCCCTCGCCCAGCGGAAATCACAACAACTAGGCAACAATGACACCAAAAAAAAGAAAATAAGAAAAACAAAAAGAAACACAAAAAGAGACACAGACCAAACTCTGCACCCGACTTTTTTCATTTTTCATGCTGTGTGTCGGTCCTCTGACCTTTGACTTTTTTTTGTGTTGGCGCAGTGGGCGCGCACCAACAGAGACCACGCCAAATGCCCCACAAACGGCCAGCCGAGTAACTGAAACAATACTAGTAGTGGTGAATTCACCGCGACACAATAGAGACAGCAAAGTTTGTGTGTCCTAGTCGATCGGCTGACCGTTGCCCACCGCCGGCCACGACCAACGTCAAAAAACACAAGATCCCGAATATATATTTTTAACCAAAGCAAAACATTGGCGGTCGGCACGCGGGCTCGGTTGGCGGGTTCTTGGCGGAGCGATCGCTTTTCTTTTATTTTTTTTTCACTGCGTCCTCCTCTCTTTTTGCCTGTGTCGTCTCGCGCGGTTGGGCGGTGCGCCGTCGTGCGCAAAAAAGGACAGGAAACCAGACGAACAAAAAGAGCACCCGAAAGGGACAGCGACGGGGCATCGGGCAGCGAGGGCCAATCCGGGCCAACGAAAAAAAAGGGGGCAAAGGCCGCCAAGACTGGACGGCCAGGGCGCGGGCGCATGCGCGGTCGATGGGCGACAGGGATTGTAACCAGTCCCCTCGCGCAGTACACGCCAGAGCCATCGAGTGTCATTGTCTAGGATCCGCCAGTGCCGTGAGAAAACACGTCGTCGAGTGTGTGTTCTCCTCTGACCGCAATGGCATCGACCAAAGGCGCCTTGTCGACGACGACGGCGCGCCAAGCCGCCCAAAGGCCGACCCTCGTCGACCTGCCCATCGAAATCCTCCTCTGCGTCTTGTCGTGCCTAGAGACGCGTGACGTGGGCACGTGTGCCATGACGGCTCGCGCACTGGCCGCGGCCTGCGACGATCGCGCGCTGTGGGCACGCCTGCACGAGCAAGAGCGCGCACGCGAAGAGGCACGCTGGCGAGCGCGTGTGCGATCGGTCGCCCCTGCGATCGCGCTCTGCACCGGTCAATCCGAGCGACAAAACACAAACAGCGAGCACGCGTATGATGGCGTGTTTTCATCGATCGCCTGCAAGATCAGCAAAATCGTATACTCGTCGTGGCACGCGTCCATCGATCTGGTGGCGCTCTTGGGCCATCCGCGCTTTGCGTGTGCCGCGCGCGCCAACATACGCGTCGTCGTCGACTCTTCCTTTTACGCGTCCGCTCTGGCGCACGACGCTCGGTCGCCTCACGATTCCTATGCTACCGTGGGCACGATCGTATCGTGCAGCACCAGCAACGACTGGGGATACAACAGCGACAGGGTCGCCGTGCGACGCGGGTTTTTCGACGCCTACGGGGCCATGTGCGGTCCGGGGGTCATGCACGTGGGCGAGCGCAACAGCAAGGAGCGGGTGCGCTGGCGCGGGTATGCCGGCATGTGGACAAACGGTCTTCCGTCGCCGTGCCAAGGCGACGCGCTCTACCGAGATAGTCATCGATATCGCGGAGGCTTGTCCAACGGGCTATGCCACGGCCGCGGACACGTCGACACCGACGGAACCGTCGTCGTTGCCGGCGAGTGGAAGCATGGCGTCGCGCACGGTTCGTGCTCGTGGCGCAGCCTCATCTCTGGGCCGGCGCTCGTGGGCAACGCCCCGTTTGTCGACGGCAGCACGTCAGGACCCGTGGCCTGCCTTGCGCGCGGCCGGATGCTCATGTGCGTCCCACACATGCGTCATGCGTACCGGCTCGGTGCCTTTGTCGACCATTGCCCGCCCATGTTTGAACGAACAGAGGACCACCGCTTTGTCCATACGCGTCACACCTACATTCTCTATGGACCGTCGGGCGCGACCATTCTGTCAGACAAACTCTTTGCCCATGCATGGCCCGACGGCGCCATCGTTGTCGGCGGCACGGTGCGCGGACGCGATTACTATTCGACGCAGCCCCATTGCAAGCCAACGCTCTATATCGACACTGGCGCCTCGGCGGCAGCGCCAAGCACAAACATGCTCTTGGTCGCCCTCGGCACGGGTTCGGTCCTTGAGCGCGACCCGCGCACGCACGCCGTGCGAGTGCGCGTCGGACAGGGGTCATCAGTCGATCCCACCCGCCGGGCCACTGTGGAGCGCACTACTGTCGTCGTCGACGAGAGCGCACCGATCGGTCTCGCGCCCGATGCCATTGTGGATCGCGAGCACGCCATCGACACGTCGGCTGTCCCTGCCACAGACTATGCAGAGCCCAAAGATTACGCTCTCACGCAAGACGACTTTGCGCGCGCGATCATTTCGGCGTCACACGGCCGCACGGGTTTGGACGAGGCCGACGCCGCGACAATGTCTGCGGATGTTTGCGCCGCCAGTGACGCCCTCTTGGGCCTGCTCGACACACGCACTGCGTCGTCGTCGGCTCGGCCTCTAGGCGGCGGCACCTTGAGCGGCGGTCGCGTGCGATGCGCTCTTTATGTCGCCGATGCCGAGTCGCGGCAAGAACCGACGACAGACCTGAACATGTCGAGGTGCGCGATGAGGGGATGCGTCATCGTCGGCGCCGAATTCGTCCATTGCGACTTGCGCCGCGCGCACTTTGAGCGGTGCGTCTTTTACGGGTGCCACTTTGTGCAGTGCGCCTTTTTCGGCGCCGTGCTCGTCGACACGCGATTCGAGGCTTGCGCCTTTTCATACAGCATGGTTGGACAGGGTACGACGCGCGCAGAGCATTCCGACGCTGTCAGCGCCGGCTCTGCCCAAGCGATCCTCGCCGCGTTGGGCGCGCATGTGGTGCAGGCGCCGACGCCTTGTGCATCGGCTCCTCTCGGCGACGATGAAGAAGGAGAGAGCAGTGGGAGAAAACGAAAGAGGCCGAATGATTCGTCGACCGAATAAAAAAAAGTTGGGCCCACGCACGGTGCCGGTCGCCGCAGGCTCGCACGCGAAAAAAAAAAGACCATCGACTTGCTTGCGCGCCATGACGCCTTTTTTTTCGCGCTGCGCAAAAGAAATGCACGCGCCAATGCCGCCGCAAAGACTTGCGACCCGCAAGGGCAGCCCGCAAATTCCCCAACGAGGCGACATCCGACGGCGAACAAGACTGGCGCGGGTGTCCCTCTTTGCAAACAAGGGCGCCAAACTGTGCCCAGCGGAAAAGATGCAAATAGATATTTTCAGGTTTAATATTACGAAAAAACAGGTCACAAAAAAGGGCACGTCTCTGGGCTGACGCTCGCAGGTCCACCCGTCGAAAAAATCGGCACAGACGCGACCCAACCGACTCCCGTCCATTGTTGAACCGGGCTGCACACCGGCTCGCTGTCGCCGGCGTGGTCCCTTTTTTTCGTCAGGGCGGACGCACAATGCGACCCACAGGAGCCGTGCGTCGGCGCCTTTCTGCGTGTGCTTTTCATACGCCCCCAGAACCAACCAAAGACGTGCGCGCCAACAATACGGAAAAAAAGTATCGCAGGCGCACACTGCGCCGAGCATCGGCGCCTGCGGGCCGGCCGCAAGGCGGTCCACAAATAATCTCTTTCCGTACAAGACGACGTGGAATACAAACCAATAAAAAACACGCGATCGAGAGGCCAAGGCAAAAAAAAGAAGGTTTATTGCGTGCGATGGATGGTGCTGCAGCGCGTCACGGGCACTTTTTTTCTTGTCTCGCCAGGCATACCGTCCTTGCATCTTTTTTGCAGTCGTGTACATCACGCACCGAATCAATCGGCACCCGAACTCGCGACTGCAATGTTTGACGGTTCTTTGCCCAGCAACGCCTCGACAGCCAAGAGCGGCCGCGCCGCCGATGGCGCACGCCTGCCGCTTGATGGGCGCATCGTGCGCCTGGACGTTGGAGGGCGGCAGTTTAAAACGTATGCGTCCACGCTGCGCGCGTGTCCCGACGGCATGTTGGCGCGCATGCTCGACGGCGGGTTCAGCGTGTCCGAGACAGACGACGGCTGTCTCTTTGTCGATCGCGATCCGCAATGCTTTGTACACATTTTGGCCTATCTGCGGTGCCTGGCCGGCGGCGGCACGGCCTCCCTGCCGCTGCCCGACACTGCCGACGCTCTAGAGGGCATCGCGAGCGAAGCCGACTATTTTGGTCTGTCGGGTCTCGGCGACGGCATCCGCAGACGTCTGGCTGCCCGAGAGCGTGCGGCGCTCCACGAGGCCAGGATGCGTGCGGCGCCGGCACCGCTGCTCCCTGATCGCATCGACCTGCGCATTCTGATCGCCCGCGGAGGACAAAAGGCCACGTTGAGCGCGCGAGGATACAAAACATGGCCCGGTCGCCCACTCTGCAGCGACACCGTTGTTTTTCGCCAGTGCCCCGAACCATGCGACCACGGCTACCGCGACCTGGGCGGTAGGTGGGATTGGGACCATCACAGATTACCTGACGGGGCCTCTTTCGCGACCGGTACCGAGGACGGCGTCGTCCAGGTGGTGGCGTGCCAAAGGTGCTCGGCCATTGACGTGGCAGCACTGGTCGACGACGTGGCCGACGGAATGATGACGACCGATTATGCATTGTGCTCGGTCAAGCAGTTTCCCAAGACGACTGCAAGCGCAAACATTGCCAACCAGAGCCTTTTGGTTCACCTGGCATTTGAGCGCACCTGCGACAAATTGGCCCGCTCCCTCCACCCCGGCTACATCACCAACTAGATTTCATCTTTTTTCATACTTTCTCTCTCGCGACCTTTTTCTCTCTTGCTTTTTGAGTGAGGTCGATGGTGACCTGGTGGGTCCCGGCTTGGCGACCGGTCCGCAGTCTTTGGATCGGCCGGACTGTGGCCAAGCCGACTCTGACAGAGACCGGACCCGCCAACGGTGTTTTTTTTCTGCATGCCGAATAAAATGTGCGTAAAGTGCGCCCAAACGGAATGCGGCCGCGACCATGCATCCTATGCGCGACTCAACAAAACAGTATTGACGGGTTCGAATCCCCCGCCGGCTACCGCGTTGGACGCGATCAGACTGTTGCGATTAGCAACGGGCCGGGCGGTCGCGCCCGGTGCTGGTCAGCAGCCGGCACACGACGATTTTTCGACTTGGGAAAAAAGGGCGACGCCGATCCTCCTCTGATAGATGCCGGACCGACGGCACGATGGCCCCATCAGCACCGGCGCCCCGCGCCAGCGCAAGAAAGAAAACGGAGCGCATCCTCTTTTCTTTTCCTAATGTGCCGTCTTTGCGTGATTGGCGCAAAAGGAATCGATCACACGCGAGGAAAAATGCCAAAGAAAAAGTCGCGTCCAGTTTTTGCCAGAGGCGGGCGACTCGCCGCTTTTTTCCGGTATTGGGCAGCCGACAAAAAACCAGGCAAGAAAACATTGCCCCAGCCACAACACCCCGCCGAGCCCGCCATCTTTTTACTGGCAGGGCATTATCATGCTCTTGTGCGATTGGACAAAAAAATACAATAAACAACACACTGATTCCGATGGCCACATTTTTCCCAACTCTACACGCAGACATTGCGTGTGGTTCCTTTTCGTCCTTGACAAAAATTCGCCTGTGCGACACCACAACCACACGCAGTTATGGATTTGCTGCCCAACGAACTGATCGAAGCGACGCTGCAACTTTTGGAACCCGCCGACCTCGACACATGCTCGCGTGTCTCTTGGTCGTGGCGGCACACGTCGAGGCGCCTCTTGGGGTTCGAATGGCCCGAACCCGTCGACTGCCTCGGCGGCAGGATCGACGGCATGCCGAGGATGCAGACTTTTCTTTCGCGCGCAGCGTACAAAAACCGTGGCGACATCATCGGCTGGGCGCGCGCCAAAGGCTACCCGTGGGACGACGAGGTGTGCCCCGCAGCAGCCTATGGCGGACACGCGGCGCTCCTGCGCGACCTGCACGGTGGCACGCGTTGTTCGCGCTACCTGCGCGGCAGCACGCATTGTCCGTGCTCGCTCGACGACTGTCTCGTGGCCGCCGCGGCTGGCGGGCATCTGGACCTCGTCAAGTCGCTGATGGCCGACATTGAAGGCGACAAGACGCGCCCGACCGAGGCGGACAACCGGCGCCTACAGTGGTGGGAGCGACTGCCCGTGCGCGATTTCTCCGAGGCCTGCAGGCGCGCGCTGGTGGCCGCGGTCGCCGCAGGCCATGTCGATGTGGCACATACATTGAAGCGTCGGGCATGCTACTGGAACGACCACGTGCGCGACGTCTTGTCCATTCACATCATGCAGAACCGCATGACGACCCTCTCTCTACCTTGCAACGACACGGCCGCTCTCATCGCCGCCGAGCGGGGCGACCTCTTTTTTGTGTCCCGACTGTGGAGCGGCCTCGACAGACAGCACAGGCGTGCCACTCTGCTCATCGCTGCGCTGCACAAACACGTCGATCTCGTGCGCTGGATCCAAAGTACCGAGGCGCGATCGTACGACGATGCCAAAGCGCGTCTCATAGATCTCATCATTTCGCTCGACAGCAACAGCGACGCGACCGACAAGACGCCCGACGCGCCGACCGCATCTCTGGCCCTGGATGCGCTGCCGTCGTGGTCGCGCGATTTGGCCGTGGCGGCTGCCTATGCCGGTCATTTGGGCGTCCTGGCGTGGCTCAAGGGCCATGGCGTCCGTATACGGCGGATTTGCACGCTTGCCGCCGCCTACAACGGACACACGCACGTGCTCGCGTGGGCGCGCGACCAAGGAGTGCGCTTTAGCGGCTTGGTGACGTCGGTGGCGGCGGCGCGTGGTCATCGAGAGTGTGCCAAGTTTTGCGAGCGCGAGTGCGGCGTGCCCCTGTTGTGGGAATACAACAAACCCACGTGGCATCGCCCGTGGTACGAGCCCTTTGGCTGTTTTGCATTTGGCCGCCGGAGGCACGTAGCCGAGATGGCGTCGGCGTACGGATGCGCCGCGTCTGCCGTACGGCTCGCCCAGCGATGCGCCGAGACGCTCACGCCGCGCGTCTTTAAAAGCATATGGCTTGCCGGCGATCGCCGCGTCATTCTGGCGCTTGCAGGACAGGTCCAATGGCTATGGCTCGACCTGACAGAGGCCGCAGCGACCAAGTGCCAAATCGACGTACTGTACGCGCTCGGCATGGGCAAAGACAGCGTGGACCACTGGTGCGCCCAACGCATATTTCTCGCCCCTACGCGATCGCGCTACGGATGGCGCAACGTGTTTGCGTGGCTGGCCGACCGCGGTTATCGATGCGACGACTGCAACATGTACAACATGATTAGTCGCTACAGTGGACCCTATGCCGAGGAGGCCTTTGTGTGGGCGGTCGATCGGTGGTGCCCGTGGCCTCGAACCAACCGCTACATGCTGCGCAACATAAGATCAGGTTCACGGGTCACCGAGTGGGTCCTGATGAGCGACGAGGATCCGCTCGTCGTGCGGGACCGCGCTGCAGCGGCGGCTCGCTCGCCGTCTCGCAAGTGAAACCGACAATACATTTTTTCGATCTTTTCTTCCATTGCGCGCAATCTTTTTTTTCTTTTTCCTAGTGTGATTGTCGTCGCAATGTCGGTCGGCTTTTTGTGACTGCCTCTTTGGCGGTGTGGAAAAGAGCCGACGAAACCATCAAGCCTGAAAAAAAAGCGCGCACGGGCGAGGTGGTCCATGCAGTGCACAAACAGCGCCGCCATATTTCTTTTTTTTTCCGAAAGGGATACGTGCCGGGCGGCCCGCGCGACAGACGCCGACGAGCACACCGTCCCCAAAGGCATTGCCTTGGGAAAAGAGAGTGTTGCGCTGCTTGGCGTGTGCAGTTGCAAACACGAACGGACCAACACAAATCGTTTACGTTTTTTTTGACATTCTGTGTGTGGTTGCGCATTCGACTCTGCCAACGTATGTCCTGTCGACAACCGAGTCGCTTGTCAGTGTCGTCGCCGTCGCAGGTCACGCGCTGCTGTCGCCAGACTCCACGCGCAATCGATGCGATCCGGCACTCTTGCGCACCACCTGGCCGATCCACTTTCGCCCCTTGAGCACGCCCCACGTCGTCTCGCCCGTGCGCGAGTCGTGGAAAAAGGCCGGCGTGCCGCGAAACAGATCCTTGTCCGTGGCACAGAGCACCTGGCCGTCGCCCACCATCAGCACATGGCCTGTGCAAAAGTAGTCTTGCCGGGTGCCTTCCTCCCACGCGATCACGCGATCCTGGTGGTCGCGCACCACCTTGACGCCGTATCCCATTCTACGGCGATTCACCGTGTCGCCCAGCGAGTACATCGTGGTATTGGGACAGAACTGCGTGTCTTGGCACAGACCGTATATTGTTATGTCCTTGCACTGGTACATCGCCTGGGGTCCGGTGTAGTGGCGGCGGCACGACAGACTCGGTTCATCGTGGTGGGCGGCATAAAGCCAGCGCCAGTCCTTGCCGTACGCCCGCATGCGCGAAAACGGCCCAGGCACACGAGGGTCGTCGCTCGGGTCGGGCACCGATAGATCAAAAGGGCGCCCTAGTTGCTGGCCAACGACGTCGAGGGCAAGAGGGGGCCATTCGACACGTACTCGCCCCAGCGCGTCCAGGTCGGGTCCGTACATGTGCCGGAAATCGCGGTCAAACAAAAGACGCCACACGCGTTCGCAGCCCGCGGTCGCACGAGCGAGACGGCACGTAGAGGCCAGCATGCACACGGAGCGCGCGTCGCACAAGACGACGATTTGTTCGAGGATCTCTTGGGGCAGCCCCGTTAGAGACGCAGGAGCAGGTGGCTCGTTGTCGCGGGTGCCGTCGTATGCGCTGTCCAAGCCGGCAGTCTTGTCCATATTGTTCGTGAAGGGGCGACAACCTGGTCGCGTGTGCGTCGGTGGTAATCGATGGGGTCACAGAGGTCTTTTTTTTATCCCTCCCATTCGGCCTTGTCGGTAGTTGTCAACGCCAAGACGGCACCGCAGAGAGACTGGCCGCTGCCAAAAGGCGCAACCGACACAGACGAGACTGCGCCCAATCCCGGCACCGTGTCGACACACAAATGAGACAACCTTTTGCGACGGAACAAAAGAAAAAAAGGATTTTGCAAAAAGAATGCGCCTATCCCTCGGCGCCCGGACCGCGCGAGAGCATGCAAAAAAAGGTTGCCCGCTGTCGTCAAAACTTTTTTTTTGGAAGAGAGGCCGCGCATTTTCGACCTGCCACCGACGTCGCACTTGGGTTGTTTTTTGGTGTTTTTTTCAGGTCGTCGTGGGGTGTCGCGGCGGCGCCTCCCAGTTCCGAGTGTTGGGGGGGGGGAGCACCAAAAAGTTGCCGGCCACGAGGCACTCGCCATTTTCTTTTTTTTTCCATCCTTTACGCGGGTCCGCCATTGCGCCTGGCGATTTGGGCGGCGCAGATCGCCCGGCATACTCTAGTTTGTTTATAATGTCATGCGTCCGCTTTCAGAGTGCTGCCCGGTGCGGTCGAGGCCGTATGCGTGTCGATCCACGCGACGATGTGATCGTGATTGGATTCGGCGGCTGCACGCCGGCACGCATCGGCTTCCCAAGTACAACCGTTGGCGACCGCCCACTGGAGCACTCGCAAGTGTCCCTCGCCGGCGGCAAACTGGCACGTGTCGCCGTTCCACGGGCAGTCTTGTGCGCGCGCCCACTGGAGCACCTCCAACTGGCCCTTTTCGGCGGCCCATGAACAGGTCCATCTGTTCCACGGGCAGCCCTCGGTGCGCAGCCACTCGAGTACCGAAAGGTGGCCGTGCGCGGCTGCGCATGAACACGTAATACTGCATTTCCATGGGATACCTCGGGTTCGCGCCCACTGCAGCAGAGAGAGGTGGCCCGCTGTCGCCGCCCTGCTGGCAAAAAACCCGTTGTCGTGCCAGACATTCTTCTTTACGACCGGCAAGAGAGAGGCCCAGAGGACGCACACCGTCCGGGCGTACACCCAATCGTATCGGTCGTCGAGGTGATGCGTCAGCACCATGTGGATGATCTCGACGGGGAGCACCTCGTTTATACTCTTGGGCGGCTCGTCGCTCGCACCGGCGCCAAAATTTGGGGCAGCGGGCTCGCCGCAAATGGCAGAATCCGGTCCGTCTTGCATGATCGTGCGGCTGCGTGCAGAACGGAACCTTTTTCTCTCTTTTTTTTTGGGTTTTCGAGGCTCTCGGCGGTGTGCACGTCCTGCGACTCAGAGTTTCGCCACAGGGCAAGCCAATGCAAAAAAGAGCGCCAATGCAAGGACGCCAAAAAATGCCACGCGCAAACTTTTGACGACAGCAAAAAAATGCCGTGATCGCGCTCGGTTTGTTCTGGGTGCCGCCGCGCCCAAATTGTGCGCTCTCCTGATCATTGTATTCGGCGAGGGACTGGGAGGTGACCAAAAATCGAAAAAAAAAAGATGTTGTGATTTTTTTCTCAGGGGCGCGACTGCGAGCGGGTCTATTTTTTCTCTGTGCGAGGGCAACCAAAAACACCGAGGGTTTCCAAGCGGTTAGGGCGGGTCTTTGTCGCGCCAGACGGTTGCCTCGTGGGGTCGGTCGAAACAAGCCAGCGCGCAACACGCCAAGCGCCCGTCTCGATGGCACATTGAAAGAGCGCGCCCTTCTCATGTGGGGCCATCTTAAGGGCGATAATTTTGATGTCCTGCGGTGCGTCGTGGAGAATGGCCCAAGGAACAAGCGACCGGATGCAATCGGCCGGGCATGCGACAGAGAGGCTCGCGAGACTTGTCCAGTGGCCGTACGCGATCGCCGTCACCATGGCCTTGTTGCACGCGCCTCTGGGCAGTGCCCAGTCAAATGCGTCATAGTTGTCGGCAATCGTGTCGACGATCTGTGCATGACCAAGACTTGCTGCAGTCACGAGTGCATCAGCGACCGCATCGTCCATCGAGTCCATGGCCGTAACACTGCCCACGGCATTGCCAAGCATGAATTCGCCGTCGAGCACACAGAGCCAGCGTCGCATGACATCGTCAAACACGTCGGCACGGCCTCCGATGGCCGCTGGAATCACAAGGCCCGACAGTTGTTGCGGAGGTTGCGTGGCCACGAGGTCTTTGGCAAGATCAAGGGGTGCGCCGGCAGACAAAACTGGGCCGAGGCCAACGCCGTGTTGCATGATCGCCCTCGCGTGGTGGCCCTTTGTAGGCATACCCGTGGCGATGGACCACGCCCCCAGGTCTCGGATGTGATCGATCGAGGCTGTGATCATGTCGAGGATCTCGCGCGGCAGCACAGAGAGCGACGGTCCCCGTGCGTCATCATTGTCGCCGAATGACCTATTGGAGTCCTCTGGCGCATCATCTCCGTTGCGCAATCCTGCCGGCGCCCGCCGGCCGACAGTTGGTCGGCGCGCCACGTCGGCATACAGCCGGTGTCGAAAGTCCCTATCTGCCGGCAGCGCGCGTCTGTGCAGAAAGCCCCAATAGGACGGGGGCAGGAAGGAGAAGGAGGCCCATGTTTTTTCGGTTGTCCACACGTCTTTTTTTTCCAAATTCTCTGCCGAACCAGCAGAAGGGTTTGAAAATGCGTGGCCCGCGCTGCGATCGCGCGACAGAGCCAAGGCCAGAGACAACAGACAAAAAGACGGGGTCGCGCTGTGTAGGTTGCCTCTCTTTTTTTTTTGCTGCGCTCCACCGCCATTGGTCTAGGACACAAAAAAGGGGGCGCGAATCGCAGCGCGCGGTAATGCGTCCTGTGCGGCGGCGGATATCGGCCACAAAAAAGACGGGCCTTTTGACCAAAGCGTAGGCGTCGACGCCAGTTGCACACAAAAAAAAAGAGAAAGAAAAAAGAGGACAGCGGCGCACAATCATGGACGCCGACACGACCATCGACGACCTCCCGCCCGAGATTCTCTCGCACATTCTCGGTCCGTCTCTGGGGGTCGGGTGGCGGTTTTGCGCGCGGCCCGTCTGTCGCCTCTGGCTAGAGATTTGCGAGCGCATGCCGCCCGAGTCGATCGAAAGCCTTGCGTCTGACAAAATGCGCCCGACGCTAGACTGCGCAGCCGTGGCCAAGGGCCGTATGATCGTTGCGCCGGTAATAAGTCGCTGGCTGGCGGACCGCACCAATGTGTGGCATGACGAGACTATCCGTGCCGTCGAGTCGTGGTGCCGGTCACTGGGGGCCAACGCCGACGAGGCGTCGGCCACGATGATCGCCAGCGGCCACGAGGTGCTCATCGACTATGCCATCGCACGCCCTCGGCCCCACCATCGTGTCATGCGCGCGCCGCCCCACACCAACCTCACCAGGGCGATCCTGCGCCATGGATCTGCTCAACAGATTGCACGCTATCTCGATCGCCACCCGCTGGCCGTCGTCGAGCCCAGAGAGGCCTACGCGTGTCCACACGACGAGTTGCTCTTTGTCAAAGATCATGGATCGTACCACAGACGCGTCCTTTCCCCCGCATCGGACGGCTATCGTCCATTGCGCGGGGACACGACAGATCCTTTTTACACGGCGTTGGCAGTCATGTGCAACGATTGCCAGGACGACGCTACGCGCGCCGTTTCTGTCTTGTGGACGATGCAGAGACCGCTGTCCGAAGCCGACGCCCTCTGTCTTTTCAAGGCGGCCTATAAGCGCGGCTGGCCGTGGTTGCGTTGGATGGACGGCGAGTTGGCGCGCCACGGACCTCGGATCGACCCCCGCCACGTTGTCGACTCCCTTGCGCGGTCATGGTTGGTCTTGTCCGTCCAAGACACGACCGTCTTTCAGTGGCTCTATACCGAATCGGCCCTCACAGCGTCCTTGCGCTCCCAGGACACCGATGACCTCACCGAGGCCAACTGTCCCCTCTTGCACCTGGAAGCGTCGGCCCCGATCGAAACATGGTTGACATTTCTCGACTACTTGGCCAGCGGCCGACCGACGGCCCTGTGCACCATTGACGCGACGCTTGCCCAGATCGTTGTCAATGTGCACAAGTGGGCGCATCGACCTGGCCGACACTCGCTACTCTCTCGCGTTCTAGATGATTTGGACCGTGCAGTGAGCCTGATTGTTCACTCTTACGTCGACGTTGTGCCGATGGTGGGCGCCAGCGCGCGGCGCATTATCGGCGGTTGGATCGAGCATCGCCGCGGCACATGTGCATCCCTCCATGGCAGTGCGACGTGCCCTGTCGTACAACATATCTATGCGCAATGTGTGGGAACTTTGGATCACTATACAATCTGCTGGCGGCGCTTGTTTTGGTCGCCGCTCGCCCAGGCCGAGGAATAAAGTGTGGGCACACAACCGATTTTGACTCTCTGTTTTTTTTTCTCACTCGGACGGGTCTGCCTGCGAGGTGGAGGTCCGCGCGCTCTCTCTCTCTCTCTCTCTCTCCCTTGGTGTGTGTTTGTTGCCCACAGGCCACCCGATACCCCGGCGCGCATGCACGACGACAGCCGACGGGGAAAATCAACGGCCGTCTCGATCGCACTTTGTGCGCGACCTGCAAACAAGCGTCGGTGGTCTCGATGCTGTGGAAAGGGTTGCATAGTGCGGCGTGGCTCGATCAGCACATGCCGACAAATAAACAGGCTCTGAGTACCAACAACAAGGTGACTCAAGTGATTGGCATCCAACGGCTTGCCGGTCCAGCGTGAATCGCTGGAATCGCCAAATGCATTCCTATTTTACCGCCATTGGATGCGGATTGGTCTGTTCTTTTTAAAAATATTGCACACGGACGCGATAGGGCGCCGTGAATGCTTTCAGTCGGGTCGTCATCGCTATTGTTGTTGCGCCTGTACTCTTTTTTCTCTTGGCACCAAGCACAATCGGGCCGCATACGCTTTTTCGGCAAAAGAAACAAAGAACAAAAGGCAAAAAAAAAGTAGAAGCAGATGTCGCACAGCACTACGGCAAGCGGCACGACGCGGTGGCAGCGCCGAAAGCGTCGCCTGGCCAAAAAGAAAGAAGAAGCGCGCGCCGAGGCCGACGACGCTGTCGATACTGATGTCGCCGCCGGCCTCGCAACGATGCCGCGCGAGATTTTGGACGAGATAACCGGCTCGATCCAATGCATCCGAGACATGGGGGCGTGGTCCATCGCCACCGGCTTGCCGACAAAGGGGCGCCATCTCGGCGCCATCGAAGCAGAAAATGTTCCCACAGAGGACGTGCTCAAGGCCGGCGCGCCGCTGGCCATTGTTGAACCGCTCTTGGCCCTCCGCCAGGTGAAGCCCTCACCCGAGTTGGCCACGGCGTCGGCCCTCGGCGGCCGCCTCGACGTGTACCAACGCGTGGGACGGGGAACATTTGTCGACGGCGCGCGTGGATTCGACGCCGCGGGCGCTGTCCTGCCGGCGCTGATCCGCCGTGGCCTCGTCGACATTGCCGACGACATTGCTGTCGCTTGCTCCTCCTCGTACATGCGGACCATACACAGGGGGATATCTCACCGCCATCGCGTCGAGGCGCTCAAGGAGGCGCTGCGAGGGTCGCACACGGCCCTGGCGCGAATTCTACATGACCATCTCGACCATTACGCTTGGAACGAGTGCATCTGTGGCGAGTCTGTGCTGCCGTGGATACTCGAATCTGACCTGCCCATTGCGTTGGCGACGCTGCGTCGCACCGGCTGTCGCAGGGCAAAGCGCGAGAGCCGTTTTTTATTTGCGCGTGCCATCGAGTCTGGCGCCGTCGACGTGGCGAGGCTACTTGCCGAGCGTCGCCCGGAGAACGCCACCCCTCTCGTGCCTCATGAGGCATCAGTCCTGACGGCGGCATCAAAGGGCCATGTCGACGTCCTTGCCTGGCTCTACAAAGAACGCCAATACGAAATGCCGGCCGAGGTTTTGGGGGCAGCAGCGCGCGCTGGCCACCTGGGCATACTCGATTGGGCGGCGCGTGCTCGCAACGGCAGACCCATCGCCTCCTGGAGCGCACGCTACGTGGCCTATGCTGCCGTCAGCGGTAACAACCTTGGACCCGTCATCGAGTGGCTCCTCACGAGGCCCATCGACAGGCGCGACCTTTCGGTGGGCGTGGCCAAGGCCGCGCTTGCGCGCCACGGGATCGTCGTACCGCTTCTCCTGCACAACGCCGGAATCGCGCCCTTTGACACTTGGGACGCACTAGAAATGGCCGTCGACAAGGGCTCAACGTATTCTGCTCGCGTGGTCGTGTCCAACGGCGGGCACTGTGATCTTGCGGTGCTCACCCGCTGTCTGAGCCAACACGACGAGGGCATGATCACGCTGTTGGCCGACCGCTATACATCTGCCGACATACAGACCGTCCTCGACTCGGGCCTCGTCGGCATCTGCTCGTGGGCGCCTATTGCGTGGCTCGTCGGCAACGTGCCGGGACTCTGCGTGCGCGACGCTCATGCCATATTTACAGCGCCTCTGTCAATGGGCCCCTACCCCGACCCGTGCGCGTGCGCCCGATGCCGCTGTCCTGCCGCTGCTGCTACTGCCAAAAAATAAACATTTCCTTTTTTCCTCGAACCGCCCGGTCCCGTCGCCCGTCAAAAAATCGTGTCGTGTGCCTTGCGCCGTCGCAGGTCGCCGGTTGGCGCCAAGGAAAAAAAAGGAAAATGGATGTGGGTTTCCGAATTTTTTTTATTGCAATGCCCATTGGGCCATGGCATTTCCCTTTTTCGAGGGTCAAAAAGGGGCAACCACTCGCACAGGCGCCGGGCGCAGCCGACGGGCCGGTTTTGTCAGTGCCGGCAAAAAGAGACCCCAGAGGCGACACCCACACCGACAGCCCAGCGGAGCAGAATCGAAAAAAAACACCAAGGCGACCGCGACAGATGGAGGTCTCGCGCATCGTCGACCTCCCAGACGAACTCGTGCTTGCCATCCTCGATATTGTCGACGACGCAACCTTTTGCGCCCTGCGCCTGGCCCATCCGCGCTTTGACCTGTACGATGACGCCCAGGTCGAACGAAAGCGCAAGGTGCCCCACTGGGCAACCAGGGACCCCGCGGCGCTGTGCGCGCGGGGCATCGCCGGCGGCGTGCGCCTGTGGCTCGATGGCGAGCACCGATTTACCGACGACGACATCCTGGGCGCCGTCAGGGCGGGCCACGTCGACGTCGCCGCGCTCTTTTGTGAACGAATTTCGATCTTGGACTACAAGGCCCGCGTCGCGTCGATCAGCAGCGGCAGTATCGGCATGGTGCGGCTTGTCGGCGCCTCGTCGAATTTCACTGTCGACGACGTCAACAAGGCCGTTTTGTGTGGGTCCGCCGAGGTAGTGTGCTTTCTTGCGACCAAGGTCACGGACCGCTGGCCGATGTCGGTCATGTCGGCGGCAGCCGCGCAGGGCGACCTGGCCGTGGTCCGTACTGTGTGGCGCCACCACTCGGAATGCATGTCCGTCGCGGCCGTCGACGCGGCTCTAGAGGCCAACCACACCGACGTCTCCCTGTTTTTTGCCGCCGAGGCGGTCGATCCTGCGCTCGTGGCCGCACGCGCTCTGCGCGTGTGCAACATGGACGTCATTGCCGAATTGCATGCCCATTTCGCGACGCCTGCCCACATCGCCGACGCCATCGTCGTGGCGGCCCGACACGGCCACGTCGGCGTTATCTCGACCCTCGCGTCGCGATGCACGGACCCGTGGGCGATCTGCCGCGCTGCCTGTGAAGCCATACGCTGCGGCAACACAGAGGCGGCGCTCATGCTGGTCGAGCGCTGCAGTGTGCCCGACCTCGCCGACGTGCTTTTGGCCGCGGCGCGGTGCGACCGTCGCAAGATTGTACTGGGGTTCGTACATCGTTGCCCGGCTCGCGGCGTCGTGTGTGCGCTGCGCGAGTCAATCAAAAGGGGCAGCGATCGCGTTGCCCCGGTGCTCTTGCGCCATTGCCCTCGGCACACGTTCAAGCGCCGCGATGCGCACAAGGCCATGGTCAGCGCTGCCACATCGGGGATGAAGCGCACCGTGGCCATGCTCTACGACGGCGACGATCACGACGACGCCTTGTTTGCCGATGCTGTTGCGGGAGCGTCGGGTCGAGGCCACGCCGAGGTCGTGCGCTTTTTCATGCGAAAGCGGCCACGATCGTCGATCTACACGACCGCGCTTTGCACGGCGGCCGAGGCCCAACACGCCAAAGTTGCGCAACTCTTTTCGCGTCACGACGTCGACCCCATGCACGCGCTGGCGCGGCTAGTGCATGGGGGCAGGTGCGAGAGCATCGCGTTGTTGGCGGCAGCCTATGGCGATCGATTATGGCCCGTCGACTGTGCGGCGCCCAGCCGCGATGGTCGAGCACTATCAACGACAGATGTCGAACCGACCCCAGAGCCGATCGGCTCGGTCCTCGACGGCGCGGACCCGACCAAAACAGTGTGCAGACGGTGCCGACGCCAGTGTAAACAGTGGCTCGTGTGCGTGGCCCTCGATGGCGCTCGCGTCCCCATGATCGCTTATCTGGTGGGCATGTGGGGCTGGGGCTTTGTGACGCCAAATTGAGCCCCATCCGCCTGCACCTTGCCGCCTTTTCTTTTCCCCCGTCTTTTTGTCTCTCTTTTTCCCCTCTCCGATCAAAGAAAAAGACATTTCTGCAAAAAAAAGAAGGTGCAAAGCGCAATCCGCCGCATGTCAGTAGAGCGGGGCAGGCGGGCGCATCCTCGCCGCCGCCGCGCGGCTGCAATGGCGTGAGCCTGGGGGGGGGCGCCGCGTCGTCGAGGTCAAACAAACCAAAAACCCAATCTTGCTTTTTTGCCGTCGGAATGCACAGCGAAAGACGCGGCCGCTGTCTTGTCCACAGACCGTTGATGCTTTTGCTTTGCGTCGCTTTTTTCCCCCTTTTCTGCACCAAGACGGCGCTCGGCCGGTGTGGTCGGATCGACCCAACCTAGCGCTTGCGGATCGGTTAACCGACGACTAAAATCCCGGATTTTAGACGGATTGTTTGATTCATATGATTTATGATTGGACAATTCGGCGTGGATTAGTCGTCGGTTAACCGATCCGCAAGCGCTGACCCAACCACCAACCAAAAAAAGGGGCAGTCGCAGCCAGAAAAATGTGTCTGTCTTTTGTGTGCAGTAATATCTTGGGAGCGCCTTTCTTTTTTTTGTCCAAAAGTGTGCAGGATATTTCTGCGTGTTGCCCGCGCTTGCGTTGTTTTTTAAGTGAGTACAGGGCGGCACAAATGAACCAGTCCTATCGCCGCCCACAATCGGACGGTTGTTGACTGATGTTCCCGGTGCCGACAAGGCGGCGGTCGGCGTGCGCCAACCCGCGACCGGCATGTAGCCGCATTGGCGCAAAGGCAGAACCAATCGCGGCGATTTTTACTTTGTTGGCATCTTTCTTGTCTCTGTTTTTTTTGTTTTGCGTCGGGGCAAAAAACCAGACTTGTTTGCACAGCAGAGACAACAAATCGATGATGACGTCGATGATGGACCTCGACCCACTAGGGCTCTCGGATATGCCGGCTGAAATTTGGAGGCACATTGCACATTTCCTTGATCGACCCGCGGATCTGGCGCGTTGGTGGCGTGCCACAGGGTTTGACACGTCGGCAATACTTGAAACCGTCGTCTTTGCGCGCGGCGTCGAGACCGGCGTATTGCTGCGCGCTGGCGCACCCCTTGGCGTCGTCGCCAAGAACCTCGCCCGTGACGGCGGCGTGTTCCTCGCAAAGTACGCCGGCGCCGTGGCAGCGGGAGGGCGCGTCGACGTCGCCCTGCATCTCGTCGACGACGGCAGTCAGGCCACGGGCAAAGAGGCCTTTCAACTGCGTACCGCGCGCCACGGAGCCATCCTGGTCGAGGCGTGCCGTTTGGGCAACGCCCAGATGGTGGAAGCCCTGCTCATGCGCCGCTGGGGCCTCGAACAGGACATGTTGCCCATCATCCACCGCAATGCGTCACACGCTGCCGCGAGCAGAGGCCACGCCGAGGCGCTCGCCCTCATACATCGCGCCTCTATTCGCCACTCTGGCCATTGCCATTGCGACGCCGACGTCTTGGAGCATGTCATCAATCTCGACGCCGGCCATGTGGCTGCGTGGCTCCACAACCAGCGCAACATTGTCGGCTCGGCGGACGGTGCGGCGCACGACATTGCCTCGCGCGTCAGAATCGACCATCTCGTGAACCAGGGCAAACTTTCTCTGGCCCGATGGCTCGTCGACGTGCGCCCGCACACTCCCGACGACGAGCGGATCGCCGACGGGGTGACGATCGCCGCGGCCGAGTATGGCCACGTCGACATGGTTTCCTTTCTGCACGTGTCGGGCCTTTGCGCGTGTCCGATACGGGCGCTCCTGGCCGCTGCGGCGCACGGCAAGATCAACGTCTTGTGTTGGGCCTTGGGCGACCGCGTCGCAGACGCCGATTTTGTTATAGACGCACCCATTGCATCATGGGACCCATCAAGGGTCGCCTATCATGCCGCCAAGAAAAAGCGCGCCGATGTCCTCTCGTGGATGATGTCGCGGCCCGACACGCACGCCGCCATCACGCCGGGTGTGGCGCGGTGCGCTCTGACCTGGGGCGTCGAGACGGACACTGTTGTCGACATGCACCGGCGCGGGTTGGCCCCATTCCACCGGTGGGACCCTCTGGCGATGGCCGTGCGCTATCGCGGCCTCGGCGAGGTCAACGCCATCGCTGCGGCCGGTGCTCCCTATGACGACCAGGCCATACGCGTCGCCGTCGCCCGACGCCCGCCCGACGTTGTCGCCCATCTATGCCACGTGTATGGCACAAGCCGCCTCCAAGACGCCGTGGACGCCGTGTGTGGGTGGGACATCAAGGACACGGGCGTCTTGTGGGTACGCGACAATGTGCCCTCGGTGTGCATCGCCCAGATCCTGGCCTGCGAAAACACCGACCGCCGCTGCCTGTGCCAGACATGCCAACTCTGATCCTTTTTCTCCACAAACATCCACATCAAAAAAAAAAGAAAGAACTATCGAGTTGTGTTTCGTTCGCGCTTGCGTGCCGTTGCAATGCCCGTCGGGCAAGGGCCCTGTGGAGCGGCGGACAGCGTCACTTGCGGCGCACGGTGGCGCTCCTGTGAGGCGGCGGGACGCCACAACTGAATAGGTCGATCGTTGATTTTGGTCTGTTGGCCCGTTCACACTGGGACTGTGTTTGCATGGATCAAACTGGCCTGCACAAACACTCGCATAGGCGGCGTGAAAAGGTCTCCTTTTGGTGGCACCAACGACCACAGGCTGCAGGCGCACGATGCATCGAGTCCACCATTCTCTTTTCCCCCTTTTGGACGGTCGTAGGGGTCGGCGCGCTGCCAGGCGATCTCCTCCTGTTCCAAAGCGTCAGACATCACGGGCTGGCGCGGAAAGTTTGCTTCAGGGCGAGCGCCGTCAAGTTGCCACGGCAGACTCGACGCCCGCACACGGTTCGCGAGTCCCGTGTGCGATATGGGGCCGCGATGTGGGCACACTTGTCGTTTTTGGCAAAAGGCGGAAAAAAACCGCCACGAAAAAAAACGGGCGCCGCGGCCAATGGCGACTTTTTCGGGTTTGCACCACGACGGCGCGGCCCGACTGCCGCTTGTGTTGGCAAAACACACAAGGACGACACGCCGCTCACGTCTGCAGAACCAACGAGTCCGCCTCCCTCATTGGAAAAAAAAAAGGATGCAGCCCGACTTTGGCAGCGTGCCCACCGAGCGCACTCCCATGAGGCCCATGTCGCACGCCGCTCCGCTGTCGTCGCGCCTTGGCCATCTGCGTGACCGGGTCGAGCAGTGTCTGAGGCAACCCACGCACATGCGGCGATACGTCCAGCCGGGAGAGACCAGGCCCGGACTATCGCCGGGGACGACGTTCACGACCCCTCCCGTGCCCATGACCGAGCGCTACTGCGAAACCGAATCCGAGGCCGAAGCCGCGGCCATGACGCACCTGCTCAATCGGCGTGCTTTGCACGAGTACCGCGAGCGCCGCGGCGTGGGGCGCCATGGACCCGTGCCCGGCGATCCCAGGCAGTGGCGACGCAGTGGAATCTTTGTCAGGGCGCGCGACCAATCGATCGAGGAGGACGACGAAGCCGCGATCAGGACCGCCGAGGACTACTTGCACCACATGAGCAATGACTGGATGACCGACTCTGAGGAACCCGATGGCTCGGTGCGCTTCTTCAAGCCGATGCGCGATGTCGGCGACCGACTGGCCGACGGCGGCACGGGAAGGGACGACCGCAACTTCATCGCGAACGTGCTGATCATGAGCGGCTTGTCGAGACGCGGCGAACCCAACGCTGCGGCGTGGTTTGGCGCCCATCCCCCGTGGCCCGAGGACGACCACACGACGGTGCACACGGTGCGTGCTCCGTCTCGGCACCACGCCGACGCCTTTCGCGACCTGTTTGATGTTGAGGATGTGTAATCGCACGGTTTTGTTTTTTCCTTGCACAACCGACATACGAGCAAAAGTTTTGATCCGTCACCGACCTTTGTGGATGCCGCTGCGCGCGCGCAAGTTCTTTTTTCTTTTCTTTTCTTTTCGGTCCGCCTTTTGGGACCGTCGCGCAAATCGCTGCTTTGGCGTCGATTGCGGGTTGCAGTGCTGTGCGCACACCCAACATTCTAAGAACAAAAAAGAAAACTGGTGTGAGTGCTTCTTCCATGCACAAAATTGCTTGTCGGGTTTGCGACCGATGCACTGTTTATATTGCCCCTGCGACAGCCGCAGCCAGGCACGAATACGGGACGAGGGATCTGCCATGCTATGTGCCGGCAAGAGCGGAAACCAAAGACGGTCCCGCCGCCTTTTTGTCGTCCCCCGTTTTTGGCGCGTGGTTGTGTCGCTGTCCATGGTCGCCTTGAGAGACGCACGAACTCGGGGGATTGGGCCAATCCTGCAGGTTGTTGCCACACGCGGCCGCTGCGCCGAGAGAGAAGCGCACAAAATGGGCCCACGCCAAGGCAGCCCAGTGCCTGGCCCGTCAAAAAAAACAAAGCAAAAACAAAAAGACGAGCCCGCCGAAAAAGGTCGGCGGCGGCCAATGACCACACACACCATTTTGGCGCCTCTCTGCTGGGCGACCAGACCCACACGCACACATGCTCAACCACAAAGCAAAAATAAACAACAAAAGAGAACGTTTTTTTCCACAGGGCGGCAGCAGCCGACGCACTGCGCCGCACGATTCGCACGCCCAAACAAGACCCCCCCTTTATTGAGGCCAGACAAAAGATCCAGGAGAAAAAACACACAACGAAAAGAAGAAAACAACGAAAGCATGCCCAAAAAAAGAGGAAAGAACCGAAATTGGCGGCAGCGGCGGCGCAATCAAAAGGTGCTGCGAGCCAGCGATGGCCACAATACGCCGCCGCAGGACGCGTCCAGTTTGCTCGACGTCCTGCCCGACGAGATCCTCTTTTGCATCTTGCATGCAACACAGTCGGTGGCCGATGCCTGCCGATTCGGCATCACGTGTCGGCGCATGTGGGCCGTCTTTGCCGACCCGACGCTGTGGAGGGCCTTGTGTCGCTCACGCTATGGACCCATACGGCATCAATGGTTTGCGCAATTTGGCAAGGACGCCCAGTGGGTCTATCGGGCGCACGCGTTGCCACTATCGGCCGGCGTGGGCGCCGGCGCGATCGACGGCGGCTTTTACCGCGGCGACACAGACGGTGCGCGCCCGCACGGTTATGGCCTCGCCGTGCTAAAACTCGGCGATGATCCCGAGGGCCGCGTCTACGAGGGCGAGTGGCACCAAGGCCAAATGCACGGCCACGGCGTACGCACAGACAAAGACGGCTCCTACTATGAGGGCCTATGGAAGGCGGGGCTCTTTCACGGCCGGGGCGTCCTACACCAAAAGGACGTGAGGTACGACGGCGAATGGGCCTTTGGCAAGCGGCACGGCCGCGGTGCCCAGGCCCGGTATGTCCAGACGACATCCCACTCACCGGGCAAGTTGCCCGTTCGACCCGCACTCGGGGATGGCGTCTGCGGCTACACGGGTGAATGGCTCAACGACAAACCGCACGGACGCGGCGTCGAGGTCTATGGAGACGGGGCGTGCTATTCGGGCGACTGGTCGTGCGGCGATCGCCATGGCAGCGGCACCTATGTGTGGCCCAACGGTGCTCACTATGACGGCCAATGGGTTCGCGGCAAGCGCCATGGTCACGGCGTCATGACGGAACCTGGCGGCACTGCGACGGCAACGGCGTGGGTGGACGACGCCATCCACGGACAGGGTGTCCAGACGTGCCCCGACGGTTCGTCCTATCGCGGCGACTTGCGCCAAGGAAAAGGAGCGCACGGGCGGGGCGTGCACGCATGGGCCGACGGCAGGCGCTACGAGGGCAGTTGGCATCACAATCAACGTCACGGCCGCGGCGCCATGTTTTACCTCGACGGTTCGCAGTGGGAGGGCGACTGGAGAGAGGGCGTGCGCGCCCGAGGCGCCACCGTCGACCACGGTCGCGGCTCGCCGGCGGCAGCGCTGTCTCCAGGCTGCACGTGCATGGCGTGCAGTGGCGATCACGACAGTATTGTCGACAGGGATGCCATGTCTTTGTGAGCATGCGGGTTTTATTATCATTTTATTTTTTCCAAATAAACATGATTTTTTTCGACATTTACGAGAGAGGACAGAATAATGTTTGTGGCCGGCGGCCTTTTTTTTCAATCCTTGTTTTCCGTGTGCATCGGCGCGCCGGTGTCGGCGCACCAAAAAAGCGTCCGCGCAAAAAACTGTGGCGCTGCCGCAGCAATTTGCCGTCGTCGAGCGCACAATTTGGGGAGCGCGGGCGGCGAGATGTGCGCCCAGACGCGCCGCTCTTCGGCGGGCAGGGAGACGAGAGGGGACACGCAGCGAAAACTCGATACCACCCGCGCCTCTTTCTGCCCGTGTTGGCGCTTTTTTTTGCGAAACATGTCTCGCTTTTTTGGTTTTGTTTTTGTCGTGAAAAAAAAAGAAAAGGCCTGACCCGTACGAGAATTGTGAAGGTCGGCTCGTGTGACGATCGGGCGACGCCGTGCATCGGGTCGCTTTGTTTATGGGCTGGCGTCGCCCTTGGCTCGCATTCGTGGCGACCGAAAAGGTGCCCACAAAAGGCACAAAAGTGTCGACAACAAGAACCAACACAAGAAAGAATGTCGCTCGCCAATCAAAAAGATTCGCGCGGTCTTTTGCTTGGACGCGACAGGCGACCGAGGTACAGACGGCCCTCTTTACACAAAACACACCATCCTCGACGGGACAACCATCGCCAGACAACACGCCAAAAAAACACCGGAAGGCATGGCAGGTATAGGAATGGCATTTGTCGCATGCCTCTCGGGCGCCGCGGGCCTGGCGGGAGGTCTTTGTACGGGCGGCGCAGTGGTCTACCTGGGCTCTTGAATGGCGCGTCGCGTGCCCTACAAGGTGTCGGTGCCGATCGTCCTGTTGGGCGTGCCGGGAGCGGGCCTCTATGCAGTGTGGCGCGCCGTGCCTGGCGCATTCAGAGAAACCAGCGACGTCGACGACATCATGACAATGGGCGCGATATTGGGATTGGGAGGCGGCTATGGCTTGGGCTGCGCGGGAGTATTGTGTGCGCCTCTGGCGTGCCGCGCCGCCTCGATCCTCGCCCGGCGCATGCACACGGCTGTGATCGACCACCTGCGCAAAGAGATTATGGGCCGCCGAAAGTAGCCGGCTCTCGGGCACAACGAGAGCCGGCGTCGCTCTTTTCGCCTGTACATACGAAAGAACAAAATAAAACCCCGCGACGGCCGCCATGGCGTCTGACATAACCGCACGTACCGGCACACTATTTTTTTTGGTGCAACTTGGCGACCATTCGCCGTCCTCAACGGCGACAGGGTTTTGCCACTGTCGCCGACGCGTCGAACTCGTCGTGTAACTGGGCCCTCTTTTTGTTTTGAATAAAAAATGTATTTCTTTCTTGTCATGCGCACTCGCCGTCTTTGGCGAGCATCGCACGCACGACATTGTCGTGGCCGTGCTTGGTTGCGGCGGCGATTATTTCCTCTGTCTGCCGACGATCACAACGCGGGACGAGGACGTGGACCGTGTCGACGAGGCCGGCCTTTGCGGCGGCCTTTGCGGCTGAACCAAACCAGTATTGAGCGTCCTCGACGATCAATTGAGCGAGCGCGTCTATTGTGGCGGCGTGACCTGGTGCCTCTGCCACTAGACACAGCGCGCGTCCTAGATCAAACGGGCCTAATCTTTGGTCTGTCGAGTGCAGATCGCGTGCTATATACTCATGGGCCAGATACGCGGCGACCTCTGAAAAGCATCCGCTAGTAATGACCGTTGTCCGGATGGCGTCGGCAATGTCGCTTTCGGTGCGGTTGGCGCACAAGAACCGGACAATGTCGAGGTGACCACATTGAGCGGCATCACTGAGCGCGGCGTCCGTGCAGCCTTTGGTTCCGTTTTCGTGCAGGAATTCGACGATAGCGAGGTGACCATCACATGCGGCGAGGTCCATGGCCTCGGATGTATAGTCATCGTATCCACACTCGTGTAATGCCTGGACTACGTCGAGGTGGCCGTGCAGCACCGCCACGATGACGAGGTCGTCATCACCGACCTTGCGCTGTGCGGTGCATTCGTCGTAGAGTGCGGTCACGGCGGCAGCATTGCCATCTGTGACAGCACAGTATAGATCGAACGCGGCGAATCTATGGCCGCTGGCCTTCCACGCGTGAATGGCCTCGACGTGGCCGCGCCTGGCGTAGCGGCGAGGGTCGCCGGCGAGCCAACGGGGCATGCGCCTCTTGGCATGGATTTCGTCGCGACTGTGGACGCAAAAGACGCCATGGGCGGCCCGCGCGGCACAAAAGGACGTGTCGTCGAGCCAGTCGACGATGCGGCAAACAATCTCGTTGGGAAGGTCGCCAATGCCTAGCGGAACTGGCGTCGTCATCGAAAAAAAAACTGTGTTGTGGAGACACTGTCGGGACACACAGCGCCACCTTTTTTTTTAAAAAGGGCATGCCTCATCAGGCCAGAGCCCGCCGACGAAAGGCAACCAATGGTTTTTTGGCAAGTTGGAAATCCAATGTTGCGATGCCTTTTTTTGTTGCGCCTTTGCGCCGGTCGTCGGTTGTCGTGGAAGTCACGCGACCTGGTCCGGTTGGCTCGCTTGCGCTTGCGCGCTCCCAAAGCCCCACGCCCGCAGACACCAAAGACAAAAAATTCTGCAGGCACAGGCCGCTTGTATTTTTCTTTTTTTATATGGCCAAAGGAAAAAAAAAGAGGGAAAAAAGGCGACAACAAAATCACTCTCGTGGGCGGCTATGACCCCGGCCACGTCTTGCACAAGAGATCCAGCATGGCCTTGGTGCGGCTGGATGCGGCTCTGCCAAAGAGCGCAAAGCGGCACGTCGACACACAGCGACAGTTGCGCACGTCGAGGTCGATGGCGACAATCTTGGGTCGCGAGCAGAGGGCGTAGAGACGCGGCAGATAGTCGCCGGGTTCGCGGATCGACTCAGTGGCGCATTCGGCGACGAGGTCTGTGCCATAGAGGTCAAAGAGTAGGCGCAGCGCGTCTGTTTGTCCGTTTGCCGCGCAATCCTCCATGGCCCTTGCCACAAGGGCATCGCCACCGGCAGTGTCCACGAGGAACCGCACACAATCGACGTGTTTGTGCATGGCTGCTCCTCGTACGGCCTTGGCATAGGCCGCCGGCTCCCGTATGTCGGCGCCAACGAGATGCATGTGCTCACACAGAAATGCGACAGTACCAAGGTGTCCGCCGATGGGCGCATTCCCCAGGGCACTGGCGTATTCGGCGTCCTGCAACCAGTGGCGCGCACAGTCCAACGAGAGCAAAAGACGGACGACCTCGGTGTGTCCTTTGGAGGCTGCTGCCGTAAGCGCTGCCGGCTCCCGAATGGTGTGATTGTCGTCGAGCATCGCGCGCACCACATTGGCATGGCCGTGCTTGGCCGCGGCAACGATTATGTCTGGCAACCCCCAGAGGCTGCAGCGCGCGACGAGGATGCGAACCGTGTCGACGAGGCCGGCCTTTGCGGCGGCCTTTGCGCCCGTCTCGAACCAGTAATGAGCGTCCTCTTCTTGGACGATCAACTGGGCGAGTGTGTCTACCGTGGTGGCGTGTCCCGGAGCCGCCGCCGCCAACGGGAGCGTCTGTGCTAGTTCGCACGGGTCTAGTCGCCGGTCTGTCGAGTGCAGGTCACGCACAATGTATTCGCGGGCCAGGTGTGCAGTCACCCGCGGGTGGTTGCGGCTATGCAGCGCCGACGCCATGAGGGCATCGGCAATGGACCCCTCGGAACGGTTGGAGCACAGAAACTCGACGACGCCCAGGTGCCCGCTCTCGGCGGCGTCATAAAGCGCTCCGTGGGTGCAGCCTTCGGTTCTATTGTTGTGCAGAAATTCGACAATGGCGACGTGGCCCCGCGATGCGGCATAGTCCATAGCGTCGCGGGTACAACCGGGACAATCGCGCTCGTGCAATAGACGGACCACGCCGAGGTGACCTTCCAAGGCCGCCGTGGCAAAGAGATCGTCGCCCTCGGCAGTGCACTGTTCAATGCAGTCGTCATAAAGTGTGGCTACCATGTCCACATCGCCCGAATCGACGGCGTTGCGCAGGTCCCAAGCGACAAACTTGTGCCCGCTGGCCTTCCACGCGCGAATGGCCTCGACGTGACCGCGCTCGATGTATTGCTGGGGATCGCCGGCGAGCCAGCGAGGCACGCGCCTCTTGGCATGGATTTCGTCGCGCGTGTGGACGCGAAAGACGCTGTGTGCGGCCCGTGCGGCGCAAAAAGAGGCGTCGTCAAGTAAATCAGCAACGTGGCAGATGATCTCGTCGGGGAGGTCGGCAATGCCCACCAAGGGCGCTGTCGTCATGAGAAAAAAGGTGTGGCGGGCGAGAAAAAATATGGTCGAGACAGACGACACATGCCGCCTTTTTGTTGGTTTTTTTCGGGAGTCGCCTTATTGGGTGTTGTTCTGCCAATGAAAAAAAAGGTATCCAATTGCCTTTTGGCGTGACGACAACCTCCTGCACGAGGATGCTTTTTTTGGCTGCTGCCTTTTGGCATCAGGTATTGGCTCTCGCGACGGCCGCAGTCTTGTGCCTTTGGTCGGCTCGTCCGTCTGTGGTTGCACACTTGCACAGAGGGGCACGCCGACAGACACCACAACCAACAAAGAAATTTGTGTCGGCGCGTAGGCCCGCCGTCTTTCTCCCTGTGTCCGAACCACAAGTACAAAAAAAAAGAACAAGGAAAACAAACCAAAGGGGTCGGGCGGCCACAGCATTTTTGGCGCCACATGGAACCAGGAGACCGCGAGACGACGATCGACCGTCTACCGGCCGAGATCATGTGCCACATCGTCGGCGCGCTGTCGGACAAAGACTATCGGTCGGCGCGCTTGGCCCACCGGTGCTTTGTGGTGCAAGAGAGCGCCCAGGTTTCGGACCGGCGCAGGCGTGACCGTTGGTTGCGCACGAATCCCGAGCGTGCCTGCGCGGCGGGCCGCGTCGACGTTGTGGCCTTTTTGTACGACCGCAAGCGCATCCCAGCCACCATCAACCTGACCAGAGCCGCCGTAAAATCAGACAACATCGACATGGTTAATCTGGTGCGCCAGCGCTCTGCCTTGTGGAGCGACGCCAAGGCCGCCCTCGCCGCGGCGACGCAGGGCCACACAACACTTTTCCACTACCTGTTGGGGGAGGTGCCCGACGTCGCCAAAATCATCCCCGATGCTCTCCGTTTGGCGGCCGCACACAATCACCTGGACACGACAACGTCGCTGGCCCCCATGGCGGCCACGGATGCCCGACGACAGGCGCTCCAAGCCGCATCCTCTCACAACCACCCGCAAATCGTCGGTTTCCTACTCGACTGCGACCCGCGCCTAGACGTGCGGGAAGCCCTATGCAATGCCATGGGCTCTCCCGACGTCGTGAGGTTGCTTTTGGAGCGCGCTCCAGACCTCGACGTGCGCCACCTGTTGGACGGAGGGTGGGGGTCGTCGCCTTTGCCGCTGACAGCAGAAGTTGCAAAGTTGCTTTACGACCGCTGTCCCGGGCACCCTTTGCAACACCTTTTGGAGCACACCTACCACACGAGTGTGGCGCAATTTGCTTGCGACACTGACCCCGCCGTCAACATTCAGCAGGCTTTGGAAAAGGCCGCCGAGAGTGGCAACTTTGTCATGGTGCGCTTTCTCTATGGGAAGCAGCAAGGCATCGACCTCGGTCCCGCCATCGAGCGCGCCGCTGCTCAAGGGCGCACGAAAGCCGTGACCGCCATCTACCGTCTGGCCCCGAGCGCCGACCTCTTGCAGCGCGCGCTAGGCGTTGTGCAAGAACCCGGCGCCGCCTGCAAGATACGCAATGCGTGCTCGACGATCAAAACGGTGCCGGCCCACGATCGACCAGGCCATCAGGGCAACGAACCGCGACCGACTTGACCACGCAGTTTCCATTGTGCCGCCGACCGCAGTCTGGCGACGGTCTTGGCGTCAGGGCCGACAAGTCGGCTTGGTGGCGTCGACTATGCTGTTTGAAACCCCAGGGATAATTGACGATTTTTTTAATGAAAAAGGCTTGCGCCCAAGTCTGGGCACAAAAAAATGCGCACGCAAGGCGCAAAAGGCAAGCGCAAAGGCTCGCCATTTAGGATTAAAAAAAAAGACACCTCAGATTTCGTCGTCGCAAGGCAAAGGTAGGCGCGGTTTGTCTGGTCCGACCAGAGACCGGGCCTGTTGGCGGCCAACAGGCAGCACGACGCACCCTCACGGCGACAAATTTCGCCTCGGGATCGCGCTGCGTCCTTTTGTTTGCACCAAATGGATGGGACGATGCCGACCAGCCAATACCTTTTCCTCTTTTTTTTCCCCCACCAGGCAAGGCGGCAGGGGCCGACGGTGGCATGGCACCCGAGCCAAACCAAATGGTCGGGATTTTGCGCTTTGTTGCTGCCGCAATGGCAGGTATGCGCCGCTTTTTTCTTCCTCCTAGGCCCACGCTCCGAGCACGAATTGGTTGGTCCGGTTGTAGACGACAACAGCGATTTGGGAGTCGACTAGGGCGACGCGAGCCGCAGCCACTTTTATCGTCCATGAGCGCAGACGCAGGCGCCGGCCGCTCTTTCCTGTTGGCGTCCGCCTCTGAGGATCGGGCTGTGGACGCCGCCGACCTGTTTTCGCTGCTTCCCGATGAACTCATCCTAGGGATCGTCGACCTGCTGGGCGATATATCGGCTTTGGTGGCGTGGGGCATTACGTGCAGGCGCCACTATGTCCTGTCGACAGACAATCTCCTATGGCGCAGACTGTGCCGTGGTCGCTTTGGTGCGACCCTGCACGCATGGGCCGAATCCCAGGGCAAAGACGCGCGATGGCTTTACCAAGCCCAGGGCCGCCACGGGACAAACACGACGCCCGTGGGTGCCGTCATTGTGAGCGATCACGTCTACTGGGGTGACCTGGTCGACGGCCTGCCGCACGGCTACGGATTGGCCATCGCACTGCCGACGCCTCACCGGCAAGGGGGCACAGCCGTGCGCGCACGCCCAACCGACGCCCATGGGGCACTAAACGGATCCTATTATGAGGGCCACTGGCGCGCGGGCCGAGTCTATGGCTATGGGCGGCGTGTCTACCCCGACGCCAGGATCTACGAGGGCATGTGGGAAGACTGTGTGCCCCACGGTCATGGCACCATGATCTATCGTGATGGCGGCTCGCATGTGGGCGACTGGCATTGCGGCCAAAAACATGGGCGCGGCACATTCACGACACGCGACGGCAACGTCTGCGCGGGCGTGTGGAACAGCGACATGTTGGTCGATACTGGCCATAAAAGTTGTGCCAAAAAGGCCGCCCGATGGCTCAAAGGCGACCAGAGAGACGCCGTGCGCTGTCGCGGCTAGCGCCGTTCTGGGGTCGGTCGCTCAAAGGCTGCCGGCACATCCACCGGACCCGTGGTTGGTCTTGGTCGATGCAATGGATCGAAAATAAAAAAGTCGACTATTCCCAACCGCAAAGGAAGAAGGCCCCGCGTCATGTCGCGAAAAGTGCAACAAAGGCGATGTGTGTCTCTCGTGCCTTTTACTCTGGCCTCATTGAGTGCATCGAGGCGGCCGTCTTTTTCATATTCTATGTCGGTTGTTGTGCTCTGCAAATTTGTCGCGCAATAAAAAAAAAGTCGCCAATCTTCTGCGCAGCCCTACCGCGGCTCGTTGGGCCTGTGCACGCAACAAAAAAAAAGAACACGGCACACGACAACTTGTCTTTTTTTTTGCCTGGCCGGCATCGGACACTGGCGACCTGGCAAAAAGGTGCGCACACACAAAAGCCATTGTCGGCGACGCAACGCAACCGGTTCTCGGTGAGCGCAACCGGGCGCGCAAAAGTCGCGACAGACCATCTACCCCGGCGATCAGGCACAGTTTTTCTCTTTTTTTTTGTTTGAGAGAACAAAAGATGTCAAACAAACCGAAAAACGGGGACCGGCGGCCCAGACACCAACCAAAGGCCCAGCATATCAATCCATGGACTGGGGACGCATTCAGCCGCTTGCCCGACGAACTCGTCCTGGCCGTCCTGGCGCGCACTACGAAACCGGCCGACGTCGCGCGATTCGGTGTGACATCACGCCGCATGCATGAGATCTCTCTCGACGACTCGCTGTGGCGCTCCTTTTTCCAGAAGCGAGGACACACGCTCGCCCACACACGCTTTGCCGAATTTGGCAAGACCTGGTTTTGGCTGCTTCGGGTCTACTCATCGGACCAAAACCCGGCGGTGGCGGGTACCGCCCGCGCGTGGTCCTATATGGGCGACACAGACGAAATAGGCCGGGCTCACGGTTACGGTGTCATACATCGAGTGACGACTGAGCGCTACGAGGGCGAATGGATGCGCGGCTACATGCACGGGCGAGGCGTGCGCACATTTGTCGACGGCAGTGTGCACAACGGCGCATGGTCTTTTAATGCGGCGTCGGGACACGGCACCCGCGTCTATGCCGACGGCTCGCGGTACGATGGCAACTGGAAAGTTGGCACGCGGCACGGCCGCGGGACGCACAAGTTTGCGGACGGCGACGTCTACGAGGGCGACTGGGAGTGGGACAAACAGCACGGTCGTGGCACGATGATCGCGCGCGATGGAAGTCGCCGCGAGGGCCAGTGGCGCAAAGGCCAGTTGTTGGACCGTGACGAGTCCGTCGCCGCCGTACGCACGTGGTCACGGGTCGTACAGCAAAAGAGTCTACGACCCACGACGAACCCGTCACCGACGCGCAAGAACCGTGTCATCACCAGGCCCAAATGAAAGGGGCCAAATGCAATCATCTTAATGATCAAAAAGGATTAGAGTTGCCAATCATGCGCCCTAAGCCTTTTTTGCCGCCGAGTTTGTCCTTTTTTTTGCAGTCGTGCCAGTCTTGGGCTTGGATTGTCGCGCGTCGGCTTGGTGCCTAAAAGAGGCAAAAAATGTATATTTTGTGGGCGCAGGATGAAAAAAAGGGACAGAAAAATCGCTTTTTCTCAAGCCCCTGTGTCGGCATAGTCGGCGACAAACTCGGCCAGGTTACTGGCGATTAGGATGTGAAGTAGGGGGTTGCCTCTTCCGTCGCATCGGTTTACATCCGCGCCCAGTTCCATGAGGGCAGACACCGCGTCGATGGAGCCGACGTGCGCCGCCATGATGATCGGCGTATTGCCCTTTGCGTCGACGGCATCGACGAGAGCCCCGGCCGCAACCAACTTTTTGATCATCGAGGGGTCGTTTTTCACGGCGGCCGCATGCAACGGCGTCACGCCGAGTTCGGTGCCGATCTTGGGGTCTTGGCCGGCGTCGAGCAGCGCGCCAACGGTGCCGTCGAGCGAGTTGAGCACGCATCTGAACAGCAGCGTCCCTTGCGAGCCAAAGTGCAATTTGGGAGTTTGTCCCTGTCGGCTCATTGTACAGCGGTCTGTCTGTAGTCGGTGGTTGGCTCAGGCGAATGGGCAGACGGTCTTGCTTTTTTTTTGTAAGCGAGGACGAGTTGCCACCGCAAGACCTGCTCGTGCCTTTTTATACTGTGCACTGTGACGGCTGTGCCCAATTCAATTCACTTTTTACGCTGATTGGTGGATTTGCACGTCATGCCATTGGACATGCACTATGAAATGCCTTTTTTTTACGGAGAACGGGCATACGGGGCGCCCGAAGCAATTGCCCACACGCACAACCAGATATGCAAACATGGGCGTGCACCGACGGCGTCCACGCGCCGACACAAATCACCGACCTGCCCGACGAGATTCTTCAACACATTCTTTCCTTTTTGACCTGCGCCTGGCGTGCCGTGGGACCCCTTGGTGTCTGCACGAGATGGCGCCGTATCGTGCTCGACCCGGCGTCGCCATGGCGCGGCCAGTGCACAAAGTTTCACACGAGGAGACGCGCGCGGCGGTGCGCGACGGCAGCCCGACACGGCCACCTCGCGTGCCTCGTTGAAATGCACGAGCGCGGCTACGCGTGGCGAGCCAACGTCTCTGCCAACGCCGCCCGCGGCGGCCACCTCGACTGTTTGCGCTACGCCCATGAGAGCGGATGCGATTGGGACGAGCGCACCTGCGCCGAGGCCGCATCGGGCGGTCATCTCGCGTGTTTGACCTATGCCCGCGAAAACGGCTGCCCATGGGACCAGCGAGTTACCGCCAGCGCGGCCGCCGGCGGCTATATCGCCTGTCTGCGCTATGCCATAGATGGCGGACGCCCTGCGGGTGCGCGTGCCGCGTGCAAGGCAATTGCTGGTGGTCACCTCGATTGTCTGATCTATCTGCACGAGAATGGCTGCTGCTGGAATCCCGATATCTTTTACGAGGCCGTCGCGCACGACCAACTCGCATGCTTGACCTACATGTGTGAAACACCCAACTCGTGGCTCGACGGCATGCGCAACAAGGTGATCTACAGGCGTCGGTATGACCCACGCTGGTGGGCCGACAAGGACACCATTGTAGTGATACTCGACCACCCGACGTCGTCGTGTGCGGCCTATCTACGCGCATACCTGTGTTGACCGGACCGAATTCATCCGTACACAGCGATCATCTGGGATCGTTGCTTGACGTCCTAGACGGACAATTGTTTGTTGTCCCGGCGAGACAAATCCCGCCAGTGAGAAAAAGAATAAAACCAACTAAACAAAAAAGGTCAGGGCTTTTGGTTGTTTGCCGACGCTCTGGTTTGTCGTTTTTTTCGACACGAGGGCACAAGAAGGCCGGTGCGCGGCGTGCGCTTGCGCACCGCCAGGCCGTCGCATGACGGCGCGAGTTGGAGTGTGCAACCCGCTCTTGCAAAGGGAGAGAGGAGTGCTATAGAAAGTCTACAGCACAGTGGACCACGCCGCAAAACCCCGCAACGATCAGACCGCTCCATGTGTCCTCCATCGCACAATATACTTTTTTGTTCGTCGGCCATATCCACAACGGCAAAGGGCGCTGTCTGGCTGCAAAAGAAAGAAATTGTGTGCCGAGGTCGCCGCACACGGCAATGCACACGAAACTGGCAACAAGCCGTGCTCTGGGTCCCAGCAGTTTATTCGAGACTTGTTATGGAATCAATAAAGTCCATCGAGACCGTTGTTTTTGGCCCATTCAAGGATTTGAGTATCTTGGTTGTGGTAGGCCCATGTGGCGACCCGATAGTCCCATGGACAGCCGTTGGCGCGCGCCCACTTGAGCATGTTGAGGTCTCTGTTGCTGGCCGCCATGTTGCATGTATCGCCGTTCCACGGACAGCGTCGGGCGCGCGCCTGCACGAGAAGGTCCAAGTGGCCCTGCTCTGCGGCCTCTGCGCACACACGCTGGTCCCACGGACACCCGGCGCTCCGAGCCCACATGAGCACAGATGTATAACCGGCACCGGCCAACGCTGCGGTGTAAGCCGCGGGATCTTTTTCTTCTTGGCGTGGCGGACGCTCCTTGGACCGACGCGTCGTGATGTCGCCAAAGACGGCACGCCAACGTGAGCACACGAATGGCAGGACAGGTCCCATGAGGATATCGACCTTGGAAAGAATCATGACAAGAACTTCGTCGGGCAGGTCGTTGATCCCTGGCCCGAGATCCACGGTGTCCATTACTTTCGGGTTGCTAGAGCGGCGGCGCTTTGGCCGAGCGGGGTTGTCATCCCTGGCACGTCGCCGTGCCTTGGATTTTGTCGAGAGGACTTGTGTCTCGCCTTGCATGTGGTTGTGCGCGTGCGGGCAGGATCGATTTGCCTGTGTTGGCTGCGCTCGTCGCCGCCTCGACGAAAGCGACCATGACCCCTTTTGGTTGGATATTTTTGGTCTTATCGTCGACATAAAAGAATCATTTCCTTTTAATCTATAAAATGCGTGCATGTGAATGGGGAGTGCCTCGCTGCTGGCGCCAAGACGCGCCCGGTAGACGACAATGCTTTCCCTTGGGCCGCGGTTGGCCGACGATCATAAAAAAAAGATGGCGGGTGCGTCCCAACGCAACAAAGACTTGTGGAATGTGTGGACCACGGCGGTTGCCCTTGCCGTGTACAACAAATCCTTTTTTTTAATGGTCGTCGGCTCTTTTCGGTTTTTTGAAGCAGAAAAGAGTTTTGTTTTTTACGACTGCCAGAGTGTTGCAGCCAGATCTCGGCTGTGCTGTCTGCCGGGCGGGCGCAAAACACAAAAAGAGGCTCTTGTAGCGTCCGCGCGCACGCATTCTTGTCTGACCAGGCCAGATGTCTCTTGTCGGTGCGAGTGGAGAAATTAAAGAGAGTCATGCGGCGCCGTCGGACAGACGACAGCCTCCAAAATGCGGCGGCTCGCGTGTGTGCTCTAGTTCAATCGGACATGCCATTGTCGGCCGAGGACCGCACGCTGCTGTCACGCGCCCTGCATGACGCCATACCAGACGCGCCTGCCGAATGGTCGCCAGCGCACCAGTGCAGCGCTCTCGCCGCCAACAGAGGCCCGGAATGGGACGACAAAGTCGAGGCCTGGATGAGTCAGCCGAGTCGGCACCTTTTGGCGCAAGGGCCAAGGCCCACCGACCTGGGGCCTCCGGCCAAGCGATTGCGTGCTGGCGGAGGATACTCCGATGCGGCCGTGCGCTCAAGGCAAGCGTCCCGCCTAGCCGGCGCCCTTTCTGTCGCACCGGCTGCGTGGAGCAGTCTGCCGGGGACACCACCGCCAGTGCCCTACCAAGAGGCCCTCCCTGCCGAACTGCAGGACGCCATCATTGGGCGTCTCATTGAGAGCGACCCCAAGAGCGCCCTTGCGCTGGGCAGAGCCAGCGCCCTACAGGCGACCATTTTGGATCGCGCGATCTCGCGCACACCCGTCCCTGCCGGAAAGGTTGTGCTGGCCAGGCAACCGGCCGCTAGGACCAACGCCTACCTACGCGCGAGCGCGGTGCTCGGGGCGTCGCCGGGTGACGCACCTGTCGCTGTTGTGCTGTGTCTCATGGAGGCCTTTGTCCGATTCCTCTTTGAGTATCGGCCAAGCGGCGCGAGCCGCTCCGGGAACGGCACTGATGCGCCCTACGGAGCGCGACTGGTCGATCTTGTCGCGGCCGACCCGCGGCTCGGCGGACCGCGCGACCGTGCTCGCGCCTGGTACCGGTGGATCGCGACGACGCCCGGCATCGCGGCCGCGCGCGATCCCCAGATTACACGCCTCATGGCAGAGTATGCAACAACGGGTCCCGCGGACGGCAAAGGCAAGGCGCCACTTCTTCTCACCAACGGCCGTGGCATCACCGTGCCCGACGACGTCGCCGTGGGCATGGCCGCACCAAGGTCCGCCGAATTTGAGGTCGTACAGCCGCTCGTACTTTTCGACATTGACGACGAAGCGCGCCGACGCACTCACGACCTTTTGGAGGAGGCACAGTCGCTATCGCGCCGAGCCCGCGCGGCGGTGTTGATGGCGCACATTTTATTGCCTCAAGTGTATGGATCGCCCGAGCGCTTCATCAACGAAGGCGTACGGCGCCACATGCGTGGTCTGTGCCGCGCGGCCGAACCGGCGCTGCCCGATTTCACGTCGGTGTTTGACATGCGCTTTTATATCGGGTTCTGGCCTACGGGAGTGGCGCTCATGGCCTCGATCGGCTCGCCGGCCGTCGAACGCCTCTTATTTTAACTCGACTGTGTTCAACGCTGCGTCCGTGTATTTTTTCTGAAACAAAAATAAAGAGATCAAACCCGACGGGGGGAACAAGCACGTCGAGATGTGGCACAGCGAGCACATTGAGAAAAAGTGGCGTTTATTCTTTTTTCTTCCCTTTTTTACTTGGTGAGCGTGTACAACAGAGAGCGCGGTCCGGCTGGTCGCACTCAGGGGTCGTCACGGCGCCTGGACGCAAAAGATCTCCACATCAGTGGGCGTGTCATCCTCCCACCGACCCACGCAGCCCGCACCACCTGCGACACGCAAGACCCCGTGGCCGTGCCGTTTGTCGGCAAGCCATCCGCCTCGATAGGTCGTTGCCCCGTCGGCGCTGGTCAAGAGTCCCTGACCGTGCCTCTTGTCCTCGCGCCAGTCGCCCTCATAGGACGAACCGTCGGCATAGGCCTGTACGCCCCAGCCGTGTCGCTCGCCGCCGAGCCACATTCCCTCGTAGCGCGACCCGTCGGCATCGACTTGTACGCCCTGGCCCATCCTCGTATCGACCAACCACTCGCCGTCATAGTGGGCACCGTCGGCGAGTGTCTGCTCGCCTTGTCCGCTGCGCATGTCGCGCTGCCACTCGCCCTCGTACCGAGCCCCGTCGGCATCGACGGCGACGCCACGGCCATGGCGGTCACCCCTGCGCCACGCGCCGGTAAAGGTGGAACCGTCGTTTTTTGTCATTGTACCATGACCGTGCCACAGCCCCCTTTTCCATTGGCCCTGGTAGCGTGAGCCGTCGGTGTAGGTCGCCACACCCGAGCCGTGGTGGTCATCGTCGGCCCAGTCGCCATCATAGGTGACGGTGTACACGCCAGACGAGTCACAGTACGCGCGCCGTCGGTAGATCATGGAGCCGCGCCCGTGGCGCCGGCCATGCTTCCACTGGCCCGAGTAGGAGGCATCGTTTTCGGGGTCTCCTCCCCAGACCTTGGTGCCTTGGCCGTTCATGCAACCGCACTCGAAATGTCCGGTAGAGGTACAGTCGTGCTCCCAGAGGACGCCGTCGCCGTGGGGGTATCCGTCTTGCCACGGGCCTTGATAGCGATAGGAATCGCTGCAGGCAATCTTTGCCGTGCCGGTCTTGAAGACGCCTTGATCCCAGATGCCGTCCGCCCAGTCGCCGTCTTCCCACTCGTTCCACCTTCCAAACGGGGCCATCATATCGCACTCGAGGCGGAGCGGGATGTCTTCGGGGGGCAGCAGCCGATCGATGCGCTCCGATGGTCCGTCCTTGTCGGACCCGTCCAAGAGAGCGCCGACGCAAAGCACGCCGTAGCCGTGCGGCACCGGAGGTTTCCACCAACGCCCCGACTCGGGCTGCCATATCTTCCCATGGTAGACGACGTGCCGCTTGGCGCCGCCATACCCATAGGGTATAATGATAGAGAGGGTCGCGACACAACACCTGCTTTTCTCATCCGGATCGATGGTCATGGTCGTACGCGCCCGGTGGAGCCACGACCAGTCGGCGCCCCATCTCACAGGATCAGCGTGCGGCAGTGTGTCGGGCAGCGCCGCGTAGGCCGCCTTGGCTGCGCCGTCGTCATGGTGCAAGTCTAGGGCAGGCGAAGCAGCAGTCATGGGAGTTGTGTGTTGGCGGGTCTTTTTGCCTTTTTCTCTCTCCCTCCACCGTGGCGGGGCGACCTTTTAATTGCAACTCGTCGCCAATCCAATTTGTTGTGGCGGCATTTGAGTTGGAAAAAAGCGCCAATGGAACCGTCGCAATCGACCGAAAAAGATTGGACAAAAAGAGGGCCAACCGCGAGAGCGACCAGCCCCGCAATGGCCGGCTGAACCTTGTTGTTGGGCCCAACCAAAGCACATTGCGCCTCTGCCGACATGCTTGCGGTTGGGACAAGCCATTGGCCCCTTTGCCTTGTGGTCACCGCCGTCGCCAGCGTCGACAAACACAAAAAAAAGAGACTTTTTTTGGCAAAACACACACAGCAAAAACGAAAAAAAAGCGACTTGCCCGACAATCATGGACGACCTTCCCGACGAGTTGGTGCTGGCCATTCTAGAGGCCGCCGGATCGGCCCAGGTAGCAGGCCGCGTGGCCTTGGTGTCGGGCAGGTATCACTCGCTCGCAATGGACGAGACCCTGTGGCACACAATCTACACGCGCCAATTTGGTCCCCCAACGCCACCCCCAGACACTGACCCAACTGTCGCCACTGCCGCCGAGTATCGATTCCAACCCAACAAGGGATGGCGGTGGAACTTTATGGCGCGCACGCCCGCGACTCGACCGACATGTACAGGCATGCTCTCGATGGACGGCGCGACGTATTGGGGTGACATTGTCGAGAGACAACCGCACGGCTACGGCACTCTTGTCCAACCGCCACCCGTCCATTCCGGCTGGACAGCAGAAAAGAATTATGCCTACTTGCTATCAAGGGATCCGTGCGCCGCGTTAGAGTGCATGTCGTTATACACGGGCGATTGGGCCGACGGCAAGCGCCATGGCCGCGGCGAGGGCGTCTGGTCCAACGGCGCTCGCTACGAGGGGGACTGGGTAGACGACCGCTGCGACGGCCGGGGCACCATGGTATACGCCAGTGGTAACCACTACCGAGGCGGGTGGTCGGCGGGCCAAAGGCACGGTCGTGGTTCGTACTCGATCCCAAAATGGGACGCACTCTGCGCGCGACTGGAAGGGCACTTTATCGCTGGGCGCTGTGTTGGCGACGCTGTTGTGCGCCTAGACCATCGCGGCACGACGTGGACAGGAACGGTCGCCGACGGCGGTTTCTTGGGACCGGTCATCGTGTCGCATAGTGACGGCACGCGTGTGACTGCCATTTGCAACGAGGATGGTCTCGGCGGCCCATACCTCCTGACGGATCCCGATGGGTTGTCCTTTTCGTGCCAGCACGACGGCGAGTGGTACAGCGGTGGGCACGGAACATTGATCCTTGCCGATGGACGGCGCCGCGACGGCGACTGGTTCAACAGCAGTGCGTACGGCGCGGGCATCATCACCTATCCCGACGGCTCCCGATGGGCGGGCAAGTGGACCTGTGATGACTTCTTTCGCTCGACAGCGTCGGGCGCTACTGTCATTCATGGATCCTCTGGCGCCGGGGCGGACCCGTGCACGTGCCTGGCTTGCACGGACGATGCCATTGCCGGCGACTTTGACGTCGACCTCGGCGTGTTCTGCGAGGAACCCAGCGGCGTGTTGGTGGCAATCCGCGACTCTTGCAAGCCAGAATAGTCTATTTTGTTTAGTGGTTTGTGCGCTCGCCGAGCGGCGGTCGCCTTCGCCTTCAAAAAAAAAAGATAAAAATATAACAACGCAACCCCTCTTGCCAAAAAGCAAACGGCCTGCCGACGACAGGAAGAAGAATAGGGAAAAAAAGGGCAATTTTGTGATTGTGCCGCTTGCGCCGTCTGTGCTGGGGTCGCTGCCGGTAAGCGAGAAGAACGGTAATGTGCTCTTTGCGACAGCAAAGTATTTTTTTGTCATGGCAAGCCCGGCGGTGGGCACGGCGAGAGCAGACAATGACGCAACCATTGTCGACATTGTTCGCCGGGTTTCTGGCTTTTTGCACGGCGGACCAAGGCACAGCCGCGGTGGTTGGATTGGTCATCGTCTTTTGATGGTCTTTGTGTCGGTCACCATTCGCCCATTTTTTTGTTTCGGCGGCCATTCCGGTCCGATTTCTGCCTTGGCACACAAATAATAACAAAAGGATATGACTCTTGGAGGCAAAGCAACAATACCAGAGAGGGAGAGAGACAAAAAATGCAAGAGACACGCGCCGACTTGGCCGCGCCGTGGCTTCCCATGGAAATGCTGGACGCGATCATGGGGTGGCTCGACGCGACCGATCTCATCCTGGCCGATCAGGTGTGTCGCGCGTGGCGGGTGGTTGCGTCATCGAGGATCGACCGCTCGGGTGCTTTGCGGTCGACGCTGCGCCGGACGCAAATGGCCGTCGCCGCATCAGAGGGTCATATGGACCTCCTCGAATGGCTATGTGCCAACGGGTGCCCCTTTGACAAGAGTGCGTGCGCTGCAGCCGCCCGCGCGGGCCGCATTGATGTTCTCACGTGGTTGCGCGACCGCGGGTGCCCATGGGACTGGCGCACATGTGCGGCGGCAGCCGGAAGCGGCCATCGCCACATCATCGAATGGGCGCGCGCGCACGGCGTCGTCTGGGATGCCGACGCGGGCAAAGCGGCCGCAAGAGGAGGCCACCTCGACGTGCTCAAGTGGCTCGATCGGTCGGGATGCCGCATCGACCGGAGAGCGGTCTTGGGTGCGGCGCGTGGCGGTCATATCAACGTGATCCAGTGGCTGATAACAAAAGAAATACCACCAGACTGCAACGGGGTCATCGCAGCGGCCGCCAAGGGAGGCCATTTGCACGTTATCAGGTGGATCTGCGTGCGGTATGCGCCACCTATTGATCAGGCGAGTTATGTCGCGGCTGCCGCCAGAGGTCATTTGCATGTTCTCGAATGGTTGCGGCACAGGCGTGTCCCTTGGGGCCGAGGCACGGTTGCCAACGCGGCCGCAAGGGCCGGTCGCCTGGACGTGCTCGAATGGCTCTACGAGAGGCAGTACCCGTGGACCTCATTCGCGTGCGACGCGGCCGCCGACGGGGGCCGCCTGGACGTGCTGAAATGGCTGCGCGATCGTGGCTGCCCTTGGTACCCATGGAGCGTCCTCAAGTCGGCCGTGCGGGGCGGCCACACCCCCATCCTCGATTGGATGCACAAGTGCCATGGGCAATCGTGGATCGGCGTCGTCGACTGGTTCTGGGTGGCCAGGAGCGGGCGCATGGACCTGGTCGAGCAGTTGTACGCGTCGGGCAAGCCTCTGGACCGAGGCGCATGCGAGGGCGCGGCAAAGGGCGGTCATCTCGGCCTGCTCAAGTGGCTTCGGTTACACAACTGCCCGTGGGATGCCGCGACGTGCATGTACGCTGCCCAAGGCGGCTACCTAGACGTTCTTCAGTGGGCGAGACGCAACGGGTGTCCGTGGGACGTCAAGTGCGGCGGCGGCGTGGCCGGGTGCGCAGCCGCGTGCGGCCACGCCGATGTCGCTGAGTGGGTACGCGCCCAGGGATGCCACCATGTACCATAGTGCGCCTTAATTCGTCTCGTGTTTTGCTCTGTCGACTGTAACCAAGAGCGGCCAAATGCGGCACGCGTGTGGCCCGATAATATAGGAATAATTGTCAAAAAGATTGTGACCAATTGTTATCGACCCTGCGTTGGGGGTCGACCCTACAAAAACCCAAAAAAATATCAGAAAGACAACGCCAAAAGATCATTGCACCGACAACCCATCCATCAGACGAAAAAAAAAGAGCGACACTGATGGACACTACTGCCGACAGCCGAAAGAGAGACCACGCCGACCAACAAGAGACGCCAGCGCCGTCGCCGCGACCAGGCAAAAAGCCGCGCCTCGACCAAGACGACGGCCAGGGTTCCAGCGCCGCGATGCTCGACATCAACCAAGTCTTGCCTGCCGAGATCCTGCGCATCATTTTGGTCGACAACCTCGATGCCCGCTACGACCACGTCTATGTCGAGCGTGTATGCCACGTGTGGCGCGACATCACAGCCCCAAAGAAGCGACCCATTCGGTCGACCTCGGAGCGCTGGGTGACGTTCATGGAGGATGTTGCCTTTTACGGACACCTGTCCGTCATGCAGTGGGCCTTGTCCGAGGGGTGTCCGCGCGTCGGATGGGTGGCAAACAGGGCAGCGGCGGGCGGTCACCTCGACCTGCTAAACTACCTTTATTCGATCGGCTGGTGCTATAGGGATACGCACTTGTGCGACGGGGCCGCGCGCGGGGGCCACTGGCACGCAATGTCGTGGGCGCGCGACAAAAACTACCCGTGGGACGAGTGGACATGCGCCAACGCCGCCAAGGGCGGCCATCTGGAGATGCTCCAGTGGCTGCGCGCCAACGGATGCCCGTGGAATCAGTGGACGTGCATATACGCTGCGGAAGGCGGACGTCTGGACGTGCTCAAGTGGGCACGTGCCAATAATTGTCCGTGGAGCGCGATGGCGTGCAGCGGCGCAGCCAAAGGGGGCCACCTAGAGGTGCTCCAGTGGCTGCGCGCCAACGACTGCCCGTGGACCGAGTATGTGTGCAGCGAGGCAGCCGGACACGGTCATCTCGCGTTGCTGCAATGGGCGCGTGCCCACGGCTGTCTGTGGAACTGCGTGACAACGAAAGAAGCCGCCGAGCACGGACACTTGGAGACATTGGCGTGGGCGTGCGAAAACGGCTGCGAAGTGGACTTTCGGGCTCGGACCCTGGCGGCCGAGGGCGGACATCTCGACGTGTTCAAATGGCTCTGTGCAACCTATGGACTGCGTTGCACCCGCGACTGCAGAAAGGGTGCCGAGAAAAACGGCCATCGCGCGCTTGTGCAGTGGCTCGACGAGCAAACCCAATAAAAAAACATCGCAAAAAATTGCAACGCAAGCCTGCAAAGGAAAAAGGCCAAAAATTCTTTTCGGGGCCGCCCCGCCTAGTGCTTGCGGATCGGTTAGCCGTCGGCTAATCTGCACCGTATTGTCCAATCAATAATCATATAAATCAAAAAATCTCCACAAAATCCCGGATTTTAGTCGTCGGCTAACCGATCCGCAAGCACTGGCCCCGCCGTTCCCATCCTCTTTTGTTTCCGAGTTTCGTGGCGGCCTCGCGGGCTTGTGCGCCGTCCAGGCCAGACACCATGGAGACGCCAGTAGCGGAATTTGTGTGTGTGTGTGTGTGTGTGTGTGTGTGTGTGTGTGTGTGTGTGTGTGTGTGTGTGTGTGTGTGTGTGTGTGTGTGTGTGTCTAATCGACCGGCCGGCCGTCGCTCGCCGCCGATACGAGGCCGAAAAAAAAAGTAGTGCCAACTTCACTACGGGCATTTTTGCCGCAGCGGAATGAATCGGCAGTCCTTGGCTGCTGTCCCCATTCAAGATCAGCGCCCCCAGGCCTGGCAGAGAGACACACCCCAAGAGTGCCCTTTTGGTTTTTGTTGGCAAGTGGGACGCCGTCGATTTGTGGATAAACTTGTCGTCCAAGCGCTTTGTCGTCGCCAATGGATCGCCTTGCATTTTGGCAATAAAAAAACAGAAAAAAAACGCACAATGCAACGCAATGGGCGTGGGCGTCTGGCTGAAAAGAAAATTCAACAAAAGGGCCGCAAGAGAAAACAAAAAAAAAGAGAGCGCGCAATCAACACAAAAGGATCGCTTCCAAAAACGGCTTGTGCCAAGAGGCGCCGCTCGTTGTCGGTCCATCAGGGGCGAGACCCAAGAGGCCCCGAGCAGCAGCCAGCGCGGCTCTGTCGCGGTGGTCCCATGCCCTGACGAGGGCGTGCGCTGCCACAAGGGCCGCCAGATGCGAGGGCACGCGGGCCGAGGCGCTCAGATCTCGGCAGAGGACGCCGACGACGGCGCACGCAGCCAATGACTCGAGATCGGTGCGCGATCGCGCGCACTGCAGCCTAGTACATGCCGGTACGACGCGGTCGATCATCGTCACTGCGTCGTCCGCGGTCAAAAATTGACCGTCAAAGTAATCCCCGGGCGGCGGCAGGGACTTCTCCAGCGCGTCGACGACGGCATCGGGCAAATAACCGGTGCTGAACCCACGCATGCCCAAGATTGCCTCGGTGTTTGTGGCGGCACACTGTCGCGCCAGACGCGCCCACGCGACGATAGAGGTGCGCAGGTCGTCGTCGCTGCGGGTCGCAGCGGCCTCTGCGCCATAAAGCGCTCTTTTGAGCCACGCGAGGTCCTGGTCGAATCCGCAATTGTCTTTGCGGTGCGACCGGGAAAGGAGGCCGTCTCTGCGGATGGCAATCTCGGCAACGACAGAGACACGCAACGACTCTTTTCGGCATACCAAGACCACGCGTCTCCACACGCCAATCTCGGGCAGCACCAGGAGCAGGCACATCGGAGCGGGCGGGTCTTCCGGTGAGGCCGCCGGCGGCTTGTCGAGCAGGCGGCGCGCCTTGCGCGGCCACAGACACTCGTCGCGCCGCGGATCTGCAGAGAGCGCAAACGGTTCCCAGTCCCACCAAAGACATATGGGGCTGTCGTCTGCATACATGTCGTCTTGGGCGTCGATTTCGATTTTAGTTTCGGCCTGGTCGCTGTTCCGGCGCGCCGGTCGCGCCACGCGCACGGCTTTGGGACCTCTAGACATTTTTTTTTGGATGGTACTTGCGTGTCCTTGGGCAAATGCATAAAAGAGCCGCAGCGGCGCAAAGTTTTGTTTGTCGCACAGAAAGTTTTTTGTCATTTTTTCTACTTTGCCGTGGTCCTCTTTCTCCTCTTTCAGTGGCCACCACGAGGCTCCCAAAAACCCAGGAGCGAATTTGTTTTCGTTGGCTTAGAAAAGGCCCGCACGCGGCGGGTGCTGCCGCAACAAAATATAGGGAAAAAAAAAGAGAGGCGACAACGCAGCGCCTTGTCGTGCAAGTCTGCCACGACCAAAAAGTCGGTCGTCCAGCGCTTGCGCGCACTAATTACGCCCTCTGGTTGGCTGACCACTGTTTTTTTGGACCAATGGGGGTGATTGATCGCGATTGATTGGGACAGGCACCGACCCTGTCGGCCTGCCGCGAGCGACAGCACGAAAAAATGACGCGCCTTTGGCACGGAACCTGACAAAACCAGACAAATCCGCCAGCGAAACCCAAACTTTAGGGTGGGCCAAGTCGCATAGATTGGATTTGGGTTTGCCCTCGCAAATTGGCCGAGACGAAAAAGGGGGTCGATCCGTGCGTGTCCGTGTTATTTTTTTTCTATATTTTTTGGTGGGTTTGTTCTATCGACTGGAATGCAATTTGCGCGGCTTGGCTGCACCAAGCCAGACGGCCAAAGGCCTTTGGTCGACCGCAGTCCCCGAGTGCGCGCGGCTAGTGCTTGCAGATCGGTTAGCCGTCGGCTAATCTACATCAAATTGTTCAATCAAGAATCATATAAATCAAAAAATCCTCAAAAAATCCCGGATTTTAGTCGTGGTCAACTGATCGGCAAGCACTGCGCGAGATACCGTGCTGGCCCGCAGTCCTCACAGAGGATGACAAGGAGCAGCATCTTGTTCGAGTATCCGTAGAGTGCACTTTATTCTGCAAAGAAAAAAAAAGGCGACAGTTGGGCATGGCATTGATCGCGCCGGTCAAGCGGCCGGCTCTCGACTGGGCGGTGCATGAGGTTTGGACCGGACGGGCGCATCGTCCTCCCATTCGAGGTAGACCAGGGCGGCGCCCCTGCCGTGCCTCTTGTCATTCTTCCACTCGCCTATGTAGCCGGTGCCGTCAGGCGAGTCGAGCCTCCCGTGGCCATCTCTGAGACCATGAGACCATTGGCCGTCGTAGACGCTCCCATCGGGGTAGGTGTGGACGCCGCGGCCGTGCCTCTTGTTGTCTTGCCATTGGCCGTCATACACGCTGCCGTCTGGGTAGATCTGGCGACCGTACGCGTGTCTGCCGTCTGGACGGTCGGTGAAATAGCCATACTTGCCGCCGAGTCCATACCACCCTTTGTACTGGGCGCCATCGGCCCCCGTGACCGTCGCCTCGCCGCTTGGTTCGCCATAGGCAAACTCGGCCTCGATGCGCTCGCCGCCCCGATCGAGAGTGCCACATCCGTCGTATTTCCCGTCTTTCCACCCGCCTGCGTAGCGCTCGCCATTCGAGTAGGTCATCTCCCCGTGACCCCATCTACGACCGCCACGCCATCCACCAGTGTAGACGTCGCCGCTGGGATAGACGATCGTCCCGCTCCCGTGCATCGAATTGTCATACCAATCCCCGTTGTAGGTGCACCCGGCGTACTCGCCATCGCGGACTGCGCCCGTGTGGACAAAGTGGCCTTTTCCCTGCCACTTACCGAGGACCCAGTGGCCCATATAGTAGAACCCGTCGTCGCGGTGGATGGCTATGCCAAAGCCGTGCGGGACGCCGTTTTCGTTGACGTGGCCCCAGTAGTCGTGGTCGTCCTTGACCAACGAACCGACGTCACCGGCCTTTGGGGTGCGCCACCGGTTCAGCGGCAGACGCGCCTGATAGAGCCAGCGCCAGTCTTTACCGCAAAGAAGAAAGTGCTGATCAGGGGGCGGTCCAAACCGCTCGACGTAGAGTCTGCGCCATAGCCCATTATCTGCCATGAGCGTGCGATAGCGGCGCGACAGCCTGGCCATTCGGCCGGCCACCTTGGCCGACGTCGCGATGCAGAGCACCAGTTCGTCGGCGAGATCGTTCATAGACAAGCGCTGCGTCGTGCTATGCGTGCGACTTTTTTCTTTTGCCATTTTCATTCTCTTGTTGTCGTCCTGGCGATGGGGTTTGCGCGGCTGCGCGGTATGCACGCCGAATCGTCTGCCTCGGTATGTCTGTCTGCGCGGGTGTCGGCCGTACACAGCCCCCTTTCGCATTGGTGTGTGCTCCTCTTGTCCAAAACAGTAAAAAAGCCCTGCAAATTGTTGGCGGCGGCGACAGGTCGGCCCTGGTTGATGGCGCCTTGACCAACCGAGGCACGCGCGCTCGCGAAAAATGGGTCCCCCTGCGCAGACGCCTATTTTTTATTCGCCTCTGGCAAAAAATCGCCACCCACCCCACCGGCGCGTGCGTAAAAAAAAAGAAAATGCAAACCAAAGATTAATAAACTGGGGAAGAAGTGGCAACTGCCATAGGGCACGCCGATTTCTATACGGCATGCCGTCTCGACGGATACGCCCTCTAGAATAGGGCGTCAGGGGGCAATCGCTGCCGCACCCTTGGTTGCGCGCGACGCATTGTGACGCCCATTCTGGGCGATCGCCTGCCATCCGGAGCGCCGATCACGGCACAACACAGGGCGCAGCCGAGACGGCGAGTCGCCAATGGCTCTCGCCGCCGCCGGTGTTTTAGATCGTCGGGCGGTCTCCCCGCTCGGTGATCATCAATCCTCTTTGCCCTTTTAGGAAAAAATAAACAATGCAAACCAAGCAAATGTCTTGCTGGTCGCCTGATTCGTTGGTCGCGCCTTCTTTCTGTGTGCCTCTCTTTTGCTGCCCTTTTGGTCTTTTCATTCTTGGGCGAGACCCTCGCGCAAACACCGCACACGACAAGAGAACAAAAAAAAGATGGCAGCATCGTCGACCACGCACACGGGTCTGGTCGACATGCCCTGCGAGATAGTCGAGCACATTGTCGGGTTCATCGACCGGCCGGACGATCTCGCACGTTGGTCGTCGGCTGTCGGCGTGGTTGCGACTGCGCAAGCACAAATGGAACTTTTGGTAGAGGCCGTGCCAATCGACCGCCTCTTGTCTGCTGGCGCGCCGCTCCATACGGTTTGCCGGCGGCCCCGCGAACCTTTCTGCGACCGCCACTTGCGCTGCGCCATGGTCGGAGGCCGCGCCGATGTCGTCATGTGGCTTGTCGACGAGGGCAACTCCAACGTCAACGTCTATGAAATCGGCCGGCGCATGCTGTTGTGTATTGCCGCGGCATGTGAATCGGGCGCCCACAAGATGCTCCAGACACTCCTCGCTCAGCGGATTGATTTGACCTGCGACCGCTCCCCCTGGTTCTACGATCATGCGACACGGTGCGCACTTGAGGCGGGAGACAAAGATGCCTTGGCGTTGATACACGACGCAGCCATACGGCACCTGGGTCGATGCCAGTGCGGCCGCGCGGCAAAGCACGCCATCAAGACCGACGACGCCGCATTGGCAGCCTGGCTTTACCAGCATCGCGACGACGTTGGCCTCACGTGTGACGAGGCCCATAATATTGTGCATCACGTTCGACTCGACCAACTCGTATATCAAGGCAAACTGGCGCTCGCGCGCTGGCTCTTGACCGCGAGACCGGCGGTCCCCGACGCCGAGCGCCTGCGCAAGGGCCAGATCGTCGCTGCTGCCCGTGCCGGTCGCCTAGACATTGTCGCCTTTGCTCACGTCAATGGCCTCTATCGGTGCCCGCTTAGGGCTCTTGTGGTTGCCGCACGCTGCGGCCGAACCGACATACTGTCGTGGGCGCTGGGCGACGCCATCGATAGAGTCGAACCGGCACCACAGGCGCCCATCACCTCATGGTGCGGCGCACATGTGGCCTACTCGGCCGCGGAACGGAGGCGCTTTGACGTTATCGCGTGGATGGCGTCGAGAGCCGACACACGTGCCGCCATCATGCCGAGCGTGGCGCGCTGTGCCTTTTGCCGTGGAGCCCCCGTGGACCTCATGATTGACTTCGACCGCAACGGGACGGCGCCCTTTTCCCAGTGGGATCCATTAGAGACAGCCATCAAGTATCGCGGTACCCACGAACTAAAGGTTCTGCTCACGGCGAGAGCGCTCTACAAAAAGGGTGTCATCATGCAGGCCGCTCTGGCCCGTCCGCGACACGACATTCTCGCCTACCTATGCAAAGAGTGCGGGCCAGACGGACTCCAGGGCGCCGTGGACGTCTTTTGTGGTCTGTCGTCCAAGTGCCTTGCCAACATCCTCTGGATGCGCGATTACATCGGCGCCGTCTGTGTTGCCGACGCCCTGGCCTCTTGCAAGGTTGATCGGTCGTGTTGTTGCAGATCCTGCCGTCGCCCACGATCCTCTTTTTTCCTAGTTGTTGTCGCAAAGAAATGAAAAACATTCATTCTTTTTTTTTGCGCGAAAAGAGTGGGCCGGCACTGACGATCGCCCGCTGCGGGCGCCATGCTCGTCTTTTTTACCCTTTTTTTTTGGTGTCATGTGCCGCCGCCGGAAAAGGCGCGCGATGTGACACGCGATTGCCTTTTTTTTCCAAACTGAATGTGCGACGACAAAATTGGGACGGGCTCAGTGCTTGCTTATGGTTAGTTGACTAATGGTCGGCTAAGGGCCTTAGTCAGTCGGTTTGGCGCGGTTAAGCCGCATAAATGAATTTCCCATCCGACAAGCAAACCACAATCAAAGGTAGAAAAATGTAGGCAACGCGTAGGAGACGTGCACGAATTGACCACGATTTACTCACGCCGGTTTGTCTGCGAGTTCGGGTGGCGAGTTTTATCCGACAATTTTGGACAATTTATTGAGAACGCGCAGTTTTCGTGCTATATCCTCAAGTCGAGGTATGTGCGGGTTCGATTCCCGCCGATATCGACTAAGTCGCAGTTAGTCGATCATTAGTCGAATAACAATTATCCGGCTAGTCAAACCTGGCCGGCTGGAACCCGCAAGCACTGGACGGGCTACGCGAGCGAGTCGCACAGAGGGGGACTTTTCTTTTTGTTTTACATTTTATTAGGTGGTTGCGATGGTGGAGGGCGGCTCCTGATGCCCGGTCGGGTTTGGAGCCGATCTGGGGCAATCGCGGGTCGCGAATCTAGTGTTCGCGAGGATACGTCGCAGCCAACCACCGGGCGACGCGCCACGCGCCCACATCAACAGCACAGCGAAAGAGGGCGTCGGTGCTGCACGAAAGACGAGCCAGACCGATCGCTTCGATTGACCGAGGCTTGTCATACACCAAGGTCCACACGATCAGTGGTCGACCACACTTGGCTGGCCACTGAGCATAGACAGCCGCCACATAAGCGAAATGATCGTGTGAGATGGCCACCTCGACGGCCTTGTCCAGAGCAGTGTGCAATCCATAGAACCAAGACAGCCGGTGCACACTGGCAATCGACTCAATCATTTGGCTGTGACCGCGCCAAGCGGAAGCCACGAGGGCCTGACACCGGTACAGCGAACCCCCCCACGGCGCAGTACGGCGATCAATCCATCGAAAGACGTCCACGCGCCCGCCCGCCGCTGCAAGGCCGAGCATGGATACTTGTGGTTTGGTGTCCAGAGTCGAACGCCACCCCACCAAAACTTGTTTCACGATACGCAACGGAGCGCCGGCCCACAGTACCGACTCTGTCGCGTCCGTACTGCGTAGGAGGGCCGCGACGAGATGTCGATTGTTTACGGGCAAGCCTGTAGCGACGGACCAGGCGGCCATGTCGCCGACACCGCTGATCGACTCTGTAATTTTGTCCAAAAGTTCAGGCGGCAGCATGGCGAGGGATGCGCGTCGCGACGGGCGATGTGCTCGATTGCGCTTTTCTGATGCGCGCGCTGAGCGCGAGGCGGCGAGCCTGCTGTCATGCCGCAACAGGACGCCCACCATACGATCGCACGCCGCGCGCGTCTCTCTTCGCCATTGAGCCTCCATACGGCGCAGGGCGATTTCCACAGTAGTCGACATTCTGGGCGATACGCAGACGCCGCGGCAGAGTGTTTGACTCTTCTTTTTTTGTTGTTGTCTCTTATCGAGCCGGCGCGCTGCGGGTTGCCACCGAATAAGCGACAGCCGGATTCTGCCGGGCCGCGCAGTCCTTGTTGGTCGCCTCGCCCTAGCACAGGCCGACGGTGCCGCGAGTCCAGGATTTTTTGCGAGTCACCTTTTCGTTGCGTCTATGCTGTTTTTTATGGCGCCCGTCCATTAGTGCGCGTGTCGGCAAATTCGTATACCCGAAAAGTGCAGGTTTGTCCGAGCGCGAATCATATTGGGGTTTGGGGGGGGGGGGAGTGGCGACGACAAAACACGCGCACAATGCCGACATCGAGACAAGAAAAAAAAGCGTACGACCGGCCCCCGCGCAGGACAATGACTACGATCGATGACCTTCCCGACGAACTCGTCCTCAAGATAATTGAATCGGTGCATTGTGCGCACACTGCGCTGTGTCTTGCCCGGACGTCAACGCGCCACCATCGCCTGGCGACAGACGAGGCTCTGTGGCGATCTTTCTACTGGGAGCGCTTTGGCGCGCCGACGCCGTCATGCGACGCATTTCTCGGGGCGTCTGGCAAGTCGTGGATGTGGATGTACCGCGCGCGATTCCCACCGAACCCGCGCCACGCGCCAACTGCTGGCACAGTACACGCGCCCGAGTACGCTTATTCGGGTGACTTGGTTGATGGACGGCCCCACGGTTGGGGCCTCCTCGTCAGGTGTGTGCAGGACGCGACGATCTATGCGCAACGGCACGCTGGCACGGCCGGGCCGTACCCGGACTATCGTACGATCGCATGGCGCCCGATCAAACACTACCAGGGCCAATGGCAACATGGTCACACGGAGGGCTTTGGCACCGCCCACTATACCAACGGCGACCGATACGAGGGCCACTGGAAAAGAGACCGACGCCATGGTCGCGGTGTCTATACGGCGGACGACTGGCGGATTGACAGCGACTGGGTGGACGGCAAGTGCCAAGGCGACACAACTGTGGCTTGCTCCCAGGGCACCTGGATAGGCGAGACTGATGGAGGCCACTTTGTGGGTCTCGTAACCCTACACTACAAGGACGGCGGTCGGGTCTGGGGCGAGTGGGGCAGCGAGTATACTCCCCGCACCACATTCCGCGGCACCGTGTTCCAGACGCGTCCCGGCGGCCCTTCCTACTCGGGCGGGTGCGCTCATGGCAAGGCCCACGGGTTTGGCGTCCTCGTCATGCCCGACGGCTGCAGATACCAGGCCACGTGGGACCGCGGAATCCCGTGCGGGCCTGCAGTGGTGACTTATTCCGACGGTTCCCAGTGGGAGGGCGTGTGGGGGTGGGGCTCTCTAGAGGACAAACGGGGCACCGTCACGCGACACGCGCCGCAGGCTTTGGATGTCGGCCCATGCGCGTGCATGGCGTGCGTCAGTGGCGGCGCAGAACCCGACGTGTATCCCATTGACGGACCCGCAGACTGTCGCCTAGACGTATTTGAGCGCGTCGAGCGCACCCAATCTGGTCTTGAGAACACATAACAAAATAGACATGGCGTCCCGTTTTTGCCTCCTCTATTTTTTTGCATTGCCTCTGGTGCCAGACAACAGCCAACCGACCGGCCATAAATCGCCGATTAATTCTGACGCAGTAGGGACGTCGGCAGCGGAACCCGCATGTTTTGGCCGCTCTGCTGGCTGTTGCCCAGCGCTACACATAGGGCGCCGATCCGAGGCAGCAACGCAAAAAAAAAGACCTGGCAGCCAGGTCTTGTTGTTGCAGAAGAAAAAAAAAGAAAAGGACAAAAGGCCCGGCCTGCGCCCTCTGGGTTTTTGGTGTGCAGAGACAAAGAGGCTCAACAACCTTTTGGTCGGCAGGTTTGCGCGTGTTGGCCGGGTCGCTTCTGTGATTTTTTGATTGGCACAGGGCAATTGAAAGAAAAAAGAGAGACAACCAACGGTCCAACGCCATACCCCGGCGGCACTGCCGCGCTCGACCTGGAAAGAGACCTGCGGCCCAACAGACGCTTTACTTTGCAGGAGACTTGTTCACCGCCAACAACCCGAATGCCGCTCTCCATGCCCGACGAGGTTTTGTTGGCCATCATCGCCGCCGCCCGCCCCACCGCCGCGTGGCTGGCCGGCGCCAGCACGACGTGCCGCAGATTCGCCTCCCTGTGCCGAGACGATTCGCTGTGGCGAATGATCGCCGTCGACACATTGGGTCAGGCGACCGTCAGCGCGCTATGCACAAAGTCGCACAAGATGCTCGTGCGCTTTGTGGGCACGACCAGAGTACACGTCAACGTGGTAAGCCTGGCCGCGTCGTGCCGAGACGGACCCGTCGCGGCCCGGGGCGCGCCGTACTTGCAAGCAGAACGGCGACTAGACTCTGTCGCCACCCTAGACGCCCTGTCGAGGGCGGTATGCGCCATCAGAATGTGTCCTCCACACAGATCGCACGTCTGGGTTAGACAGCGCGGGGAAACCAAGCGGCACTCTCCCTACCGCCTAATCCGCGCTCCCCTTGTGTCGGTGGTCTGGGCCTCGGACAGACCATGGTGGGCAACCATGTTTGATCGCTTTAGGGTCGATGGGACAGTACAGACGCGGTTGGCGATTGATGCGCTGGGCATAAGCAATCCATCGCTCATACATGATCTCTGCGCGCTCCTCCACGTGCCCCGGTGCGTGGTCAATGCGACGTCCTCTGACCTCGGTATCCCATCGCCCTACACGTGGTACAGCGTGTATGATCCCAATGGAGCCTCTTGTTTCTCCTTGACCCACGACGACGGCTGCGCGTGTCCCGTCGAATAAACCCCCGTCCTCTTTTTTTTTCTTGCTTCTTTTTCTTTGGGTGTTGTTGCTGCTGGGCCGTCGGCGGCAGGAATTGGTTGGTGCCGTCGTCATCTAGCCGACTTGGGACGACATACGACCCGCAAGTTTTGTGGGTTGCTTGCGATGAATGAAACCGACTCTGCTGTGTCAACCGCGGCCACACGCCTGGCCACCCTGTCGCCTGTTGGACTCGCCGCCGGCTGGTCGGTTTTTTGGCCTTTGCAGGCGGATGTCGGCCAGCGCGCATGGTGCTTTGCCGGTTTTTATGTTTGTAAAAAAAGGCTCCTCGTATGCGCAGCCCTTGGCCTCGCAAAACCAGACGGAAAAAACACGTCGACGGCAAGGACGAGATCAATCGCGGTCAGTGCGAGCGTGAAAAAATACCAATGCGACACCGACATACTCTGTTTATTATCGTGTTGTTCATCAACATACGGCGAGGGCGTCGTCGTCGGTGGCACAACTTGCCAAAGTATGTCGTCTCTCAGTGCGCGTGGTCAGCGCATGGGGAGACGTCTTTGCCAAAACAAGGCTCGGCCGGTGCGGGTCCAGGTGATGCCTAATGTGCATTGGTCGACCGATGCACTGAATCCCGTTGGTCGTCTGCCGACCAGCAACGACTTTTGCACCCGCAAGAATTGGACCGCCCGTGAGCATGGGAAAAAGTCTGCTGTTGCTTTGATGACTCGCGTCCGGGTCGTTGGTCGCTGTTTTCGGTTGCGCTATGACAATTGGACGGCCCACAATTTGCCGACAAGCAACGAAAAGAAAAAAAAGAGGCATCGTTGTTGTTTGCTTTAGAAAGAAAAAAGAGACGGAAAAGATCGCCCGCGACTCGACGACGGCGACAACAATGGACTTGGACGGTATGCCGACCGAAATGGTGGCTGCCATAATCGACCGCCTGAGCGCAGCCGACAAGTTTGTGTGCACGTTGGTCTCGCCTCTGTGGAGAGCCCTGGCCTCGACCAGTCTTGCGCGCGACCGTGACCTCCGCAGGTCGCGCTCCCCGCCAGGGCAAAGGCGCACGTTCCTGGCGCAGGCATCGTTCGAGGGCCGCCTCGGGCTCGTGCAGTGGGCGGTCTCCAACGGGTGCCCATGGGACGACAGCGCGTGCATCGAGGCCGCGCGCGGCGGCCACGGTCATGTCATGGCGTGGCTGCAAGCAGCCGGCTGCCCATGTTCTACGAGTGACTGCCTGGTAGCCGCGGCCGGCGGGGGCCACCTCGACCTCGTGAAGCAATTGCTCGCGCAGCAGCACGACGAGGTACGTCGCGCCGATTGTCGCGTTGGCGAATGGCAGAGGCTCGTCCGCGCCAGATACAATTCGAGAGGACATGCTCTCTACCAGGCGGCGCTTAATCGTCGCTACGACGTGCTGCGCATGCTGCTCGCCGACCCTGGCGCCCCAACCCACGACGCCTGCACGACAGATACCATCAGCGTCGCATTTCTAGAGTGCATCAACAGCACTCGTGATCACAGCGCGCCCAGTTGCGCGAGCGAGTGCGCGGCAGCCAGAGGATGCATCGAATCCCTCACATGGCTACAAGAGAAGGGCAAGTTGCACGTCCAGAGTGCCTACAGAGGGGCGGCGCTGCACGTTCACGACCACGTCCTCGACTGGCTGCCCGATACGACCGGCGACAGGATCTATCTGGCCGTCGGCGCGGCGCGCCACGGACGACTCGACATTCTGCAGAGCCTGTCTGAAGATTCGGTGCTGTCGTCTTTTCAATGGCGGCGGGTGGCGGTCGAGGCGGCACACAGCGGCCATCTTGCCATACTCGAGTGGCTCGATGGCAGGAATGTCCGCATGCCGTCGTCGCTCACGCTCGCCGCGGCTTATTCCGGCCACACGCACGTGCTCGTGTGGGCCTTTGCCAAGGGCATCCGAATCAGCGGCCTCTCGACGTCGATCGCCGCTGTGCGTGGCCACCAGGTGGCATCCTCTTTTTGCGAGCACGGCTGCGGCATTCCCTTGCACCCAGAGTTTGACGAACCGATCTGGCACGGCGTCGTCGAGTGGCACCGCTCGGCCGCGCCGTTTCGATTCGGCCCGCGCCGCCACGCGCTCGACATGGCGTGCGAACACGGAGGCGCCGGCGTCGTCGTCGAATTGGCCAAGTCCATGCGGGGGGCGCACTGTTGCATCACGCAAGGCGCATTTGCTCAGGCCATGCGCCTCCGTGACCCCTACGTTATTGCACGCTTGTCCGGAGGCGGCGACGAGACCTGGCGAAAGGCGGCCCATGAATGCGACATTGCGATGGTCAAGCACCTTTACGCGCTGTGGGGTTTGCCACCGGCCCATGTGGTGCGAGACATGTTTGTCGAGGCTGCCCGCTCGCGCTACGGGCGGCGTCCCATTTTCGAGTGGCTCACGTGGAGGGCGCGCGTTGTGACGGCCGCACCACCATAAACATGATACGCGGCCGGTGCCGCGCCGCAAGCCATCGCGTGGGCCGTCGATCGCGGTTGCCCCTGGCCTCGGTCCGAACAAGATTGGACCGGCTATTTGCCGGACCACTTGTCGTACCTGCGTGAATGCGTGCGAATGAGCGCCCACGATCCGCGCGTCCTCGCCTCGTGACTTTGTGGTGACTAAAACTTGCGACCAGATGATTCACCAATTTTTCAAACAGCATCGACTTTTGATTTCCCATTGATTCATTCCGCCAGGAGTTTTAGTCATTAAGAGGCACTGCCCTCGCCTCGTGACCTGCTGCACGATTTTTCCCTTTTACGCCGCGTATCGCACGCGCGATTCCTTTGAGGGCGTGATTTTTTTTGACCAATACACTCGGGAGGCAAGAACACATGCCCAACCACGCACGATTTGGGATTTCACCAGCCATTGTCATTAATGAATAGTCTGCGCACTTTTTTTCTTTTCATAAAGAAAGAAGAGTTGGCGAGCACCCCCAAAGAGACAAAGCCAAACCAAAAGAAAAACAAAGGAGAAAAAAAAAGAGGGGATGGAAGCGGGAGCGACAGAGCCAGCGACGAGCATGGCCGACATGCCTGCAGAAATTCTTTGCGCCATCTTCGAGTGTCTCGATCCAGTCGACCGATTTGTGTGCGCGTTGGTGTCGCCTCTGTGGAGGGCGCTGGTCGAGACCCATTGGACGCCATCGTTGGGAATGCAAGGCGATGACGACGATGGTGGCGACTGGGAGAGCGAGCCGCGCCTGCACCAACGGCACACTTTTTTGGCTGCCGCCTGCCGCCTCGGTCGCTTGGACCTCGCGCAATGGGCCGTCGCCGAGGGATGTCCCTGGGACGCCGACGTCTGGGTCGACGCTGTCCACCACGGACACACGGATGTCCTCGTATGGCTGCAGGCGGCGAGGTGTCCTCGATCGATCGATCGATGCTTGGTGGCTGCGGCCGACGGGGGCCACGTTGCCCTGGTGCACGTTTTTCTCTGCCATCAGCGCTCATTTGCATCGATACCGCGGCTGACGGCCGATCAAGATGCGGTCAAAGAAACTCAACGCGCCAGTTTGGAACATGCCATTCGACGCGCCGTCTACCGCGGCCACCGCGACGCCCTTGGTGTTTTGTTGAAAGACGCGCGCGCCTCTCTGACGGTCGCCTGGATCGCTGCCGCCTCACTGGGCGACATTGGCCTATTCGAATGGCTCCACGACGAGGGTTACGACGTGCCACGCGACGCAAGCGCGCACGCCGCCGCACACGGACACATTGGTGCGCTCGAATGGCTGCGCGACAGGGGCAAACTGTATGCGAGTGGCTGTTACATTTCAGCCGTCCTCGCCGACCACGCCCATGTTGTCGACTGGGTGGCGCCCCTCCACACCCGCGGTTGGTTGGACGATGCAGTCTCGGCCCTGGCTGCTGCACGATATGGCCGCGCCGATGCTTTACCGCGCTGGTCGGATGACCTAGAGCGACTTGCAGTCGAAGCGGCACGCAACGGGCACCTTGACGTGCTCAAGCGCATTCAAAAATGGGGACACTGCGTGTCTCGTATGCAGACGTTGGCGGCGGCCTATGGGGGCCACACGCATATACTCGCGTGGGCAATGTCGGCCGGTATTCGACTGAGCGGTCTCGCGACGGCCATCGCGGCCGTGCGCGGTCACCACGAGACGGCACGATTTTGCGAACGTGAATGTCGCATCAAGATGCTTTGGGAATTTGACGAGCCCCTGTGGCAAGGGTTTGCGCTCGGCGGCAACCAACCCCTTTTCCGCTTTGGCCCGCGTCGGCACGCGCTCGACATGGCCCTCTCGTATGGAGGAGCCGATACGGTCGCGCGCCTGCTGGAGCGCCTGCCGCCCGACGCCAAGATTACGCGCGGCGCCTTTCGTCGGGCTGTCGTCACACGCAACTTGACGATTATGCCGCCGCTGGTCCGCTGCGCCTCCCCACCCGAGCGCCAACTTGCATGGCACGAGGCGGCCTTTATGGGCGATATCGCGGTGCTCAAGCGCCTGCGCGACGCCTGTGGCTGGCCCCACCGCCAGACGATCCAAAACCTCTTTGTGTATGCCGGGCGCTCGCCCTATGGCTGGCGGGCCGTGTTTGCATGGCTGGCGTGGTCGGGCATGTGCTGCGACGCCACCGTCCTGTCTCAATTTGTGCATGAGCGTACCGGCGTCGCGCAAGCGATCGTCGCCTGGGCCGCCGACCGCTGGTCTCCGTGGCCCCCGTCAGAGCGCTGGTGGGCCGAGGATGCCAGCGCCGAGGTGCGCGAGAGCGTGCTGATGAGCAGCCACGATCCGACCGTTTTTGTTGGCCGATCAATCCGCGTGCCTTTGTAGGCACCGCAATATATCGTGCTTTTTTTGCGCTGAGCGAGCGCCATTCCTCGACCCCAGCGGCCAACGCGCCGCCGGGCCACTCGCATATGTGCCATCGGCAGAATAATCCAGACCAAGTTGTTGCATGCAATGCGGCACCGTGCTTCCATGGGCCGCGCGGACATGATCTTCATCTCGTCCCAAAAGACAATGCACGACCTTGTTTGGTCCGCGTGCGTGTTTTTATACGTCCCGACGACGGCCTTGCGGTGCCTATTGTGGTCGTACTGTAGAGCGCAGGCAATTGACTGGATGATGGAGGCCATCGCAAACACTTTTTAAACTTTTTAATGTGATTTTGACGCCAAGTGCCAATGGTTCGTTGCCTTTTGGCGCTCTTGTCAGGTGCGCGCTGGCGGCCACGCGCCCACGGAAGCCAGCAAGGATTCCAGCCGAGGCGAGCGAAGCGCCACCCAAAGGCCCCACAAAGGCCACTGGCCGAAGCGTGTCACGTAGAAATCCACATCAAGGAGAGACGTGAACCGAGGAAGAGCAAGGCCGGTCGCAGTCTCAAAGTCGAGGCAGCGGCCGCGTTGCTCAGCGGCCACCTGGGCGTCCAAATAGGACTCGAATGCGTCTTTGGCTTGCGGCGACGCAAGAACAGCGGGGAGCAGCGCGCTGCGATCGCCGGTGGCCATCCACGCGCCGACATCGTCCGCTGAGACGCGGGTGCCCATTGGTCGCGCCGCCGATGCGTCGAGGATCTCCGCCAGTTTCTCTCTCGGCAGTTCTCGAATCATCCGAGGATTGCCCCTGCCGGGCAGAGTCGGCCCTACGACAAGGGCGTCCCCGATGGCTAGTGGTTTGACCAAGGGCTCCACCGTCGACACCGTCAGGACGGGCCGGCGCCCGGCGCCGCCAGTCGCTGTCTGCCAACGATCCAATAGGGGCGACCCGCGCGCTGCAAGGGCAAAATCACGATCAGAGGCGGCCATGAGCCACCTATACCAGTCGTGGACCAATATCGGATCGACGCGGCGTCCCTCGACGGGCTGGATGATGCCCAGGGAGTCGAGCATCGAGATCTCTCTTGCGGCGTCCCGATTAAAGTCGCCATAAGGGCGTGCTTGGTAGTACGCGCGCATGTCCACCTCCAGGTTTGCCGGGTCGCGAAAGTGAAAGCGCGCAAAGGCCTGCATCAGGCACAGCGCCTGCGCCAGTACGATCGCGGTGGGGCTGTCTGCCGCTCCGAGCGCCGCCACCGAGTGGACATAGTCGAGTGCGGTGCCCGTTGGTGTCCCCTGCCGCAGTCCAAACCCGTGAGAGAGCGCCAAGCGAGAGGTCGGAATGCCCCCCAGTAATGACCTCTGAGATGCGCTGGCAGAGGCAAGAGCGAGCGCGTCGCCGGGTCGATTTTCGGCCAGAAACTGCATGATCTGATATTGAATATCGGGGGGCAGGGCCTCTTCATAATGTGGTTGCGGTGGACTCGCATGCGTCTCTCTGTGCACGCCAGGCGGCAGTGCAGGCGAGACGCCGAATCGCGCCTGGCGACTTGTCACACGCCGCGCATTGACTGCCGACGACCACGGCGATCCAGCGACGTCCTCCAGCGCATCGCACTGTGTGTTCAGACTCCATGGCGATGGCACGGGCGCGCCGTAGAACCTCGCGGCCTCTACGACTGCCTCGACGTCCTCGGCATGTGCTCCCACGGGTTGAGCGCAAACACGCGCGGCTCTGTCGATGCTCTGCGGCAGTACCGCTGCCGGACGCTTGGATGCGCGCACGATCTCTGGTGCTCGCTCGGCGTCGTTGTCGATTTGGCGCGTCCGCTTCATCGCCTTTTCTTCTTTTCGTCTTTAAACCGTCGTCTTTTTGTGTGGCGGTCCTCACACAGGGCGAGCACGACTCCCTCTTTACTCCTACAAAAAGTGTTTGTGCCTTTTGCGCGTGCGTTGGGCCACGGAAGCAAAAGACGGACAAAACAGATTTTTTTTCCAATGTCGCGAGCGCCATCAACGTCTTTTTTTTGCCATTGGCCTCTGTCGTGTCGAAATTATGTGGCCCGCCAGAGGAAGGCGCCTGCCTCGGGCTCGCTGTGATCTGCGCAAAGTTTAGCCAGACACTGCGACGCGCAGGACCGTCGACCGCACGTGCCAGCCCCGCAGGCCAAAAAAGGCGGTCTTGGTCGCTCTTTGGGACCCGTCACACGGTTGCCTTGAATGCGCAGCGCGTGCGACTTTTGCAAAAAAAGAGAGGTCGGCCTTGTCTGTCGCAGTCCGATGATCACACGGCCCTGGCCTTTGGCGCGGTTGCCACTTTTTCCCCTAAAATCTTGGTCTGGTCGTCTTGCGCGTCTGGGCGCGCGCAGAAAATGCGATAGACCTGCCGCCTTCAAAAATTCAAAAAAAACCCCACATGGGCGATTGTCCAAAAAAAGGACGCCGTCGCGGGCTATTGGCCTCTTTCCCTACTGGCGGGTCTGCCGTAGCGCGCGATTCGCTTTCCAGGATGTCTCATGGCAACCAACACGACCTGGCTTTTGACTGTCGCCACACAAGACGCCGGTGCCTCTTTTAAAACAAACCAAAGCAGCCCGGTTTCTTTCCCCTGACGAAAACATGTGGACGCCAGAGCGGATGGCCGAGGCGCGAAACATGTGGAATGATCCCGAATTCGACGCCGCTGTGCGAATGTGCGCGGCTGTCCGACAGAGTCCATCTGCAACGGTTTCGCCCGACGACGCCGAACGACTGGCTGCCTATGGGCGCTACGCTCGCGCGCCCGTTGTCGGACCCTGGTCGGCTCAGGCGCAGTGCGAGGCCTTGGCCCATGCCGGCGGACCCGAGTGGGCCAGCGCGATCCAGGCTCAACTCGCACGGCTGCGCGCATCATTGCAGCGCGGCTATTCAGACACTGCCCTCTTGTCGGGCGACATCCAGCCCTATCCAGCCAAGAAAAGGCGCCTGGTGCATCGGCAGCCGCAACCAGAGACACTCACGGCGATGCAGACACCACCGGCGCCCGATCAGGCTGTTGCGGTCGACTACCAACACGCCCTGCCAGTCGAATTGCAGGATGCCATCATGAGGCACCTGGTGCTCTTCGACCCGCGGTCGGCCTTGGCGTTGGGTGCCACCGGCCGGCAACAGGCAGAGATTTTGACGGCGCTGCCGGCACTTGGACAAGAAGGAACCGGCGGCATTGAACGTGTGCGCACGGCGGCGGCCTTGGGCGTCGATGATGGGTCGCCCATCGAGGTGGCCATCGTGCTGTGCCTCTTGCAGGCCCTGGCCGAGTTTCGCGCCGCCCGGGGCATCGACACAATCGGACGCGGCGAACGGAACTCGCAGGGTACAGTCATTGTCCCAGGGCAGGGCCAGGTCGACAGCCTCGTGGAGCGCGTCGCTGCAGACCGCCGGGTCGCCGGTACCCGTGACCGCGCGCAAATCTGGTACCAGTGGCTTACGACGTCGCCCATTGGCGCCGCGGAACAGGAAAAGACCCGCATCGAGAGGCTTTATGGACCCATGCGCGCCTCCTTCCGCGGCATTGGCAAATTTGACGTCATCGACCTCTTGCGCATGTCGCACACGGGCATCGCGGCGGGCCAAGGCACGGCACCCCCTGACCTGTCTCTCTCGGTCCAACCCGTCGCCCTGTTCGTCCCGCCCTATGATGATCTATGGAGCATTCTCGGTGGCAACCTTACTTCATATGAACTCGACGACTGGGCTCAGCAAGGATGGCTCGACGGTCGCATCATGCCCGACCAGGACATCGTAGAGGCCCTCGGTTCGGCACAGACCCTTGAGAACCTGGCGCGCTTTGTCAACCGGGGCGTGCGCGCACACCTCACCCGACGCTGCGCCGTCGTGAGGCCCGACGGCCACCGTGTCGTGCCCGACTTTACCGACGTGTTTGACACGCGCTTTTACCTGGTGCCGCTGGACAATCACGTTGTCCTCATGGCCGACATCGACACCCCCGCCGTTCAGAAACTGCTCTTTGACTAAGCAAAAAAAAAAGAATAGAGTTTGGATTTCCTCCTTTCGGCGCCTTTGCAGCGAGCGACCACGGCAAGAGTTTATTGGAGTAGACTGTCGCCGTCAAAGTCGGCATTGTAGGTGCCCGTCACTGCGAGGTTGAACCGGATGGGCCGCCGTGCGGCGACACGCGCAACATTCCATGCCCGAAAGTCGACCAGAGCCGACTTGATCCACGCATCGAGGTCACCCGTGGTATAGTCAGGATCGGCACAAAGAGGCCACAGCAGAGACGCAAGAACCTGGCCAAATGTCGCATTGGGGTCCTCGGCCTCATAGGCATAGGCCTCTAGGGCGCCTCCCGGCAAAAAGTCGTCGGGGCGTGGCGACCGCACCGGCGGTCTCTTGGTGCGAAAAACACTGTGCTCGTCGGGTGAGGACGGGTCAGGCCGCACATCACCATCTCGGGCGTTGGTCAAGCGCTGATCGGCCAACCAGGTGGCCTCGTCGTCAAAAGGCCCCGTCATCCAGCATCGAGTCTCGTAGGGGCCGCATAGGTCATCGATCATATGCGAGTTGGCGCACAGAGCGGCAAGCAACACCACAGACGGCTGTTTCGGGAAACAAGCGTAGAGCAAGAGACTCAATAGTTCAGGATCGCCGCGGGCCACGGCGCACGGGACGGCACGGGCCTCGTACACGACGCGGTCGTCCATCCTGGGCATGCCGAGACATTGGTCCTCGACCACGCGCGTGCGGCCGCACGCGATCGCGGCCAAAAGCGCCACGTCCACAGGTATGTCGGCTCCTCCACTCAGACCCTGGGCAAAGCGCATGTGCCTGCCGCCCCAAAGGAGGACATCGTCGCGGCCATCTCGTGCGGCGGCTATCATGACATTGTCCCACGAGCGGTCCGGCAATGCCGATGCCATCCACTCGACCATACCGCGAGCGCGCGCATAGGAGCGGCCCGACGCCTGCTCCATCCATGTCACGACGCTCACGTGGCCCCCGCACACGGCCAACGACAGTGTCCATGTCGCGATGTTTATCGATGCTTTTGAATTGGGTGTCACGCGCATGGCAGCGCAGACGCACGCGCGCCACCACCGACAGACGCGTGCCGCCAACGGCCACCAGCCCGGATCGAACCGACTCAAAATGGCGCACACGATTTCGGCCGGGAGGGTTGCATAATCCGCGCCCGGTGCCTCGGTGTCCATGAGAAGAAGATGCAAAAGATACACATGCCAACGGAAACAAAGAAGGACCTGCTGCGGCGCGTAAAAAAAACCCTGGCCAAAGCAACCGCAAACCGATCCGTTGCCATATAGATGACGATGCTTGGCCGGAATTTTTTGGCCGGCATTTAGTGCCATTGCGCCAATAAAATAAATTGGCGAGGGATCAACCGGTCGCCGCCCTTTTGGCTCGCCCGTGCCGCCGCCTTTTCCCATTCACTTTTGTGTGCTGTGCGACAGTGAGAATTAAAAAAAAAGGCTCGTCTTCTGATGTCGGTCGACCCAACGGCAGACATAGACGGGGCACAGGCCACAGGCCCTGCCCCATCGAGATACGCTGTCGCATTTTGGGATTGTTGCCCACCACAGATATGGCACGGGCGCGGCTGGCCCACCGGTGCCTGGCCGTCCAAGAGAGCGACCGCACGAGGGCCTCACGCCAAGAGGCCATCTGGTTGCGCACGAGTCCCGAGCACGCACGCGTGCTCGGCCGGACCGACGTCATAACCTACCTCTACGCGAGAAAGCGCATAGCGCGCACGATCGACCTCACGACGGCGGCCCTTTGCACAAAGAACGTGGACATGGTGCGCTTGGTGCGTCAAAAGTGCCCGCTCTGGAACGACACAAGCGCGCTCATCGAGTCGCTTGGTGTGTCCGATCCAAGCCTCTTTTATCGGCTTTTGCCCGAGTGTACGGGCGCGGCTCTTGATCGGGTGGCCGAGCAGGCCGTACGCATGCGCCGCACCGACGTCATCGATTGGCTCGTCGAGACCAACCCGTCCGGATGGTGCACGGCCGCCGTCTTTACAGAGGCCGTCATGTATGGCAACGTGTCTGTCGTACGATTTGTATCAGCCACGACCGGCCTACACGGCGATAGGCAACAGGACGCCTTTAGGCGGGCCGTGGCTCGGGACAGTCTGCAGGTCGCGCGCTTTCTGTTTGATCTTGGCGGCTGTTATGTCGCGCGGTCCATGGTAGAGTGGGCACAGCGGTCGCCGTCAACGACGCGCCTCCTTCTGTCCCTTCCAGGACTCGACATGGAAGAGGCCATGTATGAGCCTCGTGTCACAATCAGGGTCGTGCGTCTGCTGTGCGAGGCCTGCCCCCACTTTTCACGCCAGAGACTACTCGACGGCACGGAATCGGCCGACGTGGCGCAATACGTCTGCGAGATTGATTCTCACGTGGACCTGCAACAGGGGCTCGACGCCGCTGCCGACGCCGGCCGGTTTGATGTTGTGCGCTTTCTTTGCACCAAAGACGCATCCATCGAGCCTGCGATCCAGCGCCACAAGGTGGCTGGGCATTTACAGATCGTAGACGCTCTCTATGTCATCCAACAAGAATGCGCCAGCGATAAAGAACGCCCTGCTGACGCACCGTCATAACCCAAGATCCTCTGTCGCTTTGATCGCCGACAAGGCCTTTGCATGTCGCTCCTTGTGGGTCTCTTTGATAAAATTTCAGAGGTAGGCGACGTGATAAAATACGACATGATTGTGCATTGTATAAGTGCGATGCCGTGTTGGTTTGAGGATAGTGCGCCGCCGGGGCGAGGACCTCTGCTGACAAATCTTCCTTGTTGGCCGATTCTGAACAACCCTCGCTGTCCTGGCGGTGCCGACGCCAACTCGTCCAAACCTCACCGTGCATTGAAATCCAACACTTTTTTCTGTCAACAAACTCTTTCGTATATCGCTCTGGCGGCGCATGAGGTCGATCAGCGCATCGTCACCAGAAGCCGTCACCGTGGCCCTAGGGGATATTTGTTTCATCGCCGTCGAAACCCCCTCCACCGCCACCACCAAAGTTGCCCGACCAGAGTGAGGTCCGCCGACGCGCAGATGCACGTCGCGCAGCGCTCCAGGCCTCGAACTCGACCAGAGCCGATTTGATCCATGCGTCCAAGTGATCCTCGGTATAGTCGGAATCGGTACAAAGAGGCCACAGCAGAGAGGCGAGGGCCTGGCCAAATGTCGCCTCGGCGTCTGTCGACAGATAGTGCTCTAGCGCGCCTCCGGGTACAAAGTCGTCGGGGCGTGGCGGCCGCAGTGACGGCCTCTTGGGCCGAAAGGCGTCGTGCGTGTCGCCTGTGTCCAAGTTTGTTGGTGCATCGGTCATTTGGGCGCCGATCAAGCGTTGATCGGCCAGCCAAGTGGCCTCGCCGACAAAGGGCTCCACCAACCGACGTCGGCTCATGTAGCGCTCGCGCAGGCGGCTAAACGCATCGCTGATGCACAAGGCGGCGAGCAACAAGGCCAAGCGGTTGATCGGGCATCCCGCGGTGCAAAAAATTTCGACCAAGTCGCGATTGCCGCTGGATATGAGGCATGCCGCAATGCGAGGGTAGCCCGTGCCTCGACTAAAGCAAAGACATCGCCATAACGTGCCTTTGGCCCGATTACGTCGTGCTAACGGACCCGACGTGCACAGTTGTTGTATCACCGGCCACCGCCCGCGAGCGATGGCCGCCAGCATCACGACATCTACGGGGCGGGTAGCGACTGGCGGGCTTCGACTGCCGGTAATGGTGGCACAAAAGTGCTCAGCAGCCCAGACAAGGACGTCGTCGCGGTCACCGCGCGCGGCGGCTGCTACAACATCCGCCCATGAGCGGCACGGCGGTGCCGACGCCATCCATCGGGCCATGTCGCGTGCGCGCTCATAGGAGCGGCCCGACATCTGTTCCATCCACTCGATAACGTTTATATGGCCGCCGTGTACTGCCACCGAGAGCGTGTGTGTTCCGACAGTCGCGATCGTAGAGGTTGGGATCAATATCATCGCGGCAGCAGCACGGGCGCACGCGCGCCACCATCGACAAGTCTGTGCCGCCAGCGGCCACCAGCCATGGTCGAGTTGGTGCAGCATGGCACACATCAACTCGGCAGGGAGAGTATCCATGTTGCGCACGTTGGGATGTACTGCCGATGAAAAAAGGGCACTTGAACAACAAAAGACGACAGACACAAAAGGGCGGGCCACCCGACGGGTTTGCTCGGATCGGTCGTCGTTGCCTGATGCTGTAACATAGCGATAATTGGCTCATTTTTTGGCGACCTATAGTGTCTGCTATAAAAAAAAGGAGGAGCGGCGAAAAGGCCCAACACCGCCGCTGACCACCCGCCCAACCCGCGCAATCAACGACCCACGGGAAAAAAATCGAGATGAATCTGTTTTCGGTGCTCGATGTCGACTTTGAGTTTACCCCTCCAGACCTGCCCGCTCACAAGCACTCGCTCCGTTACTATGAGACGGGCAAGTGGTCTATCTCCAACAACTGGCGCGAGCCCAATAACACGTTCCTGCGCAACTATACGGTCTATTGCGACACGTTGCAAGAGGCCGTCCACACTTTTTTCGACCTGCTCCGGGCCGATCCCTATGCATCGCGGACCAAACTCAAGGGCTCGGTCCGGGCGTGGTCGGACACTGGGCGTGAGAATAGCGGCCGCTGGAGCCGCCCCAAAGACGACGACTTTGTCTGGCACGAGGAGATGGCCGGCCTCCTCTACTCGATCCTCTGCCGTACCGGCGGATTCAGGGGCGCCTATCTGGCTTGCGAAGAGATACTCGGGATGACCCGCGAGGACCTCGCTGCCGCGCTCGATTCGGCCATCAAGTCCTATCGCGCCAAAAACCACCTCTAGACGATTTTCGCGCCAATTTTTACTCTTTTTGTTTTTTGTTTTTTTTCTAAAATAAAAAACACGCCGCAAACCAAGAGACCGCGAAAGCATCCACCCTCTCGACGTCGGCAAACTGCCCGTAAAGGGCGCCAAAAAAGCGTATTTGTTCCGATACGACAGGTGCGCCTGCAACGGCATCTAGAGTTGCAACCATTGCCCGTCGCCACAGCCCCCAAACTCTCAAGGGGGTGCAAAATAAAGTCGTGGAAAATCCAAAAACGGACCTGACCGCCGATACACAGGCGTCACATGGGCAAACAAATCGGCGACAGATGTCCTTGTTTTGTTTTCTTTTTCTTGAGAAGACTAGCAGTTGTCCCGCTTGCACTGCTTGAGCCACTGGTGCACAGCCTTGACCCTGTCGTTGCGGTCGCCCTCGGTCGAGTCGATCAACATTTCAATGTCCCCCAAACGTCCGATGGCGTGCAACCATTTCACTGCGTCGAGGTGCCCGAAATTGGCAGCCGCCCAAGGCACGTCGGCGTCCCACGGGCATCCATTGTCGAGCGCCCAAGAGAGAATTTCGACGCGGCCGCCCATCGCCGCGGCGAACGTGACCGATTTGTCCCAGGGGCAGCCGTTGATGCGCGCCCACTTGAAAACGTCCGTATGCCCTCCCCGTGCGGCCTCGCGTAACGCCGACCGACCCCATGGACAGCCGTTGGCCCTGACCCACCGGAGCATGTCGAGGCGTCCACAGTAGGCGACCTCGGCGCAGACCGACTTGCTCCACGGGCACCCGTTTGCACGTGCCCACTTGAGCACACTCAGGCGGCCCGTAGAGGCTGCTTCGATGCAGGTCCGTTCGTCCCACGGGCAACCGCGCTCACGCGCCCATATGAGCGCCTGCAGGTTGCCGCCTCTCGCCGCAGCAAAGCATGTCGACTCGTCCCACGGGCATCCGTTTGCGCGCGCCCATTTAAGCAGGTCAGTGTGCCCTGTATGTGCCGCCTCGGCACATGTCCACGCGTCCCATGGGCATCCGTTCTGGCGTGCCCACTTGAGTACGTCGAGGTGACCGGCCGCGGCGATGACCCGTGCGCGCTCAGGCCCACCGTAAAACCGCTTGGGCCGCACCACTTTACCGGCCTCGCACAAGGGCGGTGCAGGCAAGGCGTCAGCGATCGCGCGGGCCAACACATTCCATTGCCGACACACAAAGGGCACCTGCGGCGCGTCGCCGGTACGGTCGAGGATCATCCACAGCACCTCGGTCGGCAGGTCCTCGATGGTCGTCATTTGACAGCGAAGACCAGTCTGATGCACTCGCTCGTGTGCCGCCTTGGCACCTTGACCGTTTCGTATCGCGATGCCTTGGCTGTGGTTGGTTCCTTTTTTTTATTTCGAAAAAATTCCATAGGGCATTGCGCCCGTTCATGAATATTGTGATTTGGTGCGACGCGTTGCCGCTTTTTTTCTTTGTTGGTTGTCGTGCGGCTCGCGCTGCCTCTGGGGGCCGGTTGGCGAACAACGCCAGACGAAAAAGAACGTGAGCCCTTGGTAGAAAAGACGGACGGATGAAAAGGGACGAGGTCAAGATCATTCGGTCACAGGGGCGGGCACGTCTCGGGCCAAGATGCGGCACGCCATGCACGGATCAGATGCGCATCCGCCTGGATCGTCCCGTGGCTCATGGGTGATCCCAACACACGACAGGCACTGCACCCCGTCCCACGTGCCGTCGATGGCAGAGCCGTCGGGGTATGTGCATACGCCGCGCCCGCACGATTTAGAGTTGCCGGGTCCGTCGCGCATCGTCCATCCGCCCTCGTAGCGCTTGCCGTCATCTTCGACGACGACGGCATGGCCGATGAATGTGTCGACCGTCCATTCGCCATCGTACGTGGTTCCGTCTGCGTCGATGCGAATTCCCCGGCCGTGAGTCACATTGTCCCTCCATTCGCCGTCATGGACGACCCATCCCTCGTCGGCACAGGCTTTGTGCTCGCGGTGCGCACCGTCTTTTCCCTGGTCAGCGGCGTATGCCAAACTGGCGGGCATCGTAAAGATTCCGTGGCCGTGCCTCTTGCCATCGACCCACTCGCCGTCGTAGGTGCGCCCGTCCTCTCGGACATGGGTGCCGCGCCCATGAATCTTGTCGTCTTTCCACTCGCCGTCGTACCTCCAAACACCGGCCACCGTAAATATGCCGCGGCCGTGTCGCTTGCCGTCGAGCCATTCGCCGTCATAGACGGAACCGTTGGACCATACCATCACGCCATGGCCAGATTTTTTTCCGCGGAACCAGGCGCCCGTGTAGCAGGCACGATCGAGGTAGACGCGTACGCCGAATCCGTGGGGCATGTTGTCGTCCCACATGCCCTCGTACCTGCTCGCACTGTGCCCGATACTCACGGCGTAGTCGATCGAGGCGATTGACTTGTTGTTTGCGTCCACCGCCAGGCCCACACCATAGCCCGAAGCGCAGCCGTCACGCAAATCGCCGCAATAAAACCATTTGTGTACGATGTCGGCGTGGCGAATGTAGTTGCACTGCGGACGGATGACGCGGGCCCTCGGTCCCGAATCGTCCTCCCGCACGCCGAGGCGGTGTGCACGATAGACCCAACGATGATCTTTGCCAAAGTCGGCAAAGCGCTCGTGGAGCGGGGTCGGCAAGCGGATCGCGCACATACTGCGCCATATCGCCGGGTCTTGGGCGATGGCCGCGTGCCTTTTGCATGTGCGGCCCCACGACGCCAGGCTGCGCGGGTCGTCGCCCAGCGCCAGGAGGACAGCCACGACGAGTTCGTCGGGCAGCAGGGAAAACCATTGAGGGTTTGTTTTGTTGTCCATAAATGTGCGCGTCGTCGTCGGTGTGGACCTGCATGTGGCTTTGGACCACAAAAAAGGGTCTCTGTCGGCGTGTGGGTGGTTTGCCGTCATCCGACCGCCAACCAATCCCCGCAGTTGAATCGCAGTCGTCTCTTTTTTTTGAAAGAATGCGAATTTGGCTGTGCGACTTGAAGCGACCGGCAATCGGCTGCACAAAACACCAACGAGGACACCCACCTGCATGCGTCAACCGGCGATCCGGCCTAGATTGCGTGGCGCATCTGGCCAAACCAAGGGGGAACAGTCGCGGCTATCCACACCCGCCAAGGGCGTGAGCCAACCCGCGACCGACCTGCCGAATAGGGACCATGCCAAGTCGGCCCTGTGCCGTTTTTTTTTCAAAAGCGACAATCAAACAAATAGAGGTGCGTCTCTGAAATTGCCTCGACTCGATTGCGCGCGCCTGGGACGCAGACAGGTGCAGAATGCGCGCGCAAAAAGGCACATTTATTCTTTTTTTTGGGAGGAGGGAACAGTGCCGGTTGGGGCTTGCCTGGGCCGGAACAAAGTTGACTAGGGTTCAACCAACGGACCGTCTGGCAGATGCCGAGTCAGCGCATGGAGCCGACATACAACGACGGCTGCTTGCTCATATGGCCGGCATCTGATTTGAGCAGCCACGGACGCACAATGGCCCATAAATCCTTTGGATGAATGAGAAGGGGTCTGAGCAGGCGAGCCGCATACTCTTGAGCCGAGACGTCCTCTCGGTCGTCCAGCGCACAGTAATCGCACAAGACGCCGCCCGGCGAGAAATCGTGGGGCACGGGGCGACGAAAGAGTGGCGAGCCATCGGCGCGCCAGGGCGGAGACAGCCACAGCCTCTTGGCCATGGCCACGTGCGCCTGTCCGAGTGGCGGCCTGCCAGTGTGCGCATCTTCCGATTGAAAAAGATTGATGATGCGGCGCACGGTCTCGTCATCGGCCTTGATCGCAGTGGCGGCCACAAAGAGAGCCGATGGAGCCGACGAGGAATTGAGCGACTCGATGACCGATTCCGCCGACTCGGCGAGCAATAGTGCTCGTATGGCGGTATGCGCGTCGGCTGCCCGTCGGTGCTGCAGGGTGTCGGACCCCACGATGCTGGCCGGCGTCTGCAACGATGCCGTTTGAGGTGAATCACCTACGTGGACATGTGCCGCTGGAACCTCGCTTCCCGCTGTCGCGGTATCGTCCGTGTCGGCGGGCGGTTGTTCAGCGGCGTCCATGCACCGGCAAGTCACGGAAAGAATAGGTTGGATAAAAAAAGGGGCTGGGGTAGGAAGCGCCGGCGTGTCGTAATACTGGACAAGGCCAAGTCACTGCGGCAATGTTTTGCGGTGGAGGGCGTGGCCGTAAGAGGCTCGGCGTCGGCGATTGGGTGTTCGTCTTGGTTGACCGGTGGGCGATAGGCCAACGGATCGGCTGTGTCGACGCATTGGATGAGAAAAAAAGGCGCGACATTGTCGTCTCTGTCGCCGCCACAACCAACCGCACGCGCATATACCCAATGACAACAACAACAAACGCAACTGCCGATGCGACAAGCATGGGCCTGTTGGCACTACCAGACGAAATTCTTTTCGCCATCATCGCCATGTGCCCGCGTCGCCCGGTATCGCTGGCGCGCATAGGGGCAGTGTGCCGTCGACTCTATCGACTCTGCGAGGACGACGTCTTATGGGAGCCCGTTGCTGCGCGCATGGCAGGCCAAAAGCCACAATGTGACTGGCCTGAGTCGCACAAGGGCCTGGCGCATCGCATTCGCTCGACCGACGTCGACATTCGTGTGATCGACGCACGGACTGGCTGGCCTGATCCCAGATGCGTTGTCGATGACCTCTCGCGCTGCGGGGAAAAGGCAACAGTTGCTCTAGAGCGCATTGCGACGCCCTTTCGCCTGGCCTGTGTGGTGGCGAGCATACGAATGCACTCGCCTATGCGCATCCATTTGTGGATAAAATCGGAACACGCCGACTCGCTCCGGCTTGTTTATGCGCCGCGCCCGTCGGCCCCGCTTTTGGACAAGCAGCCTTGGTGGGCCGCCTTGATGGTGCGCTCCACGAGAGACGGCCTGCCCGCCGTGTTGGCGGTCGACGTGGTCGTCGTGTGTCGCCGCGGCGGTGCTCTCAGTGTGCCCCCGTGCGTTGCAGCGGCCGCGATATCGAGGCCTGTTGATCTCCACAACGGCCAGTTTCCGCGTGTGCAGTACAGCCGAAGAGGCGATTGCTCCGCGCTGGCCCACCTCCCGGACTGCCGTTGTGTTGTTGACAAGAAATAAAATTCGACGAGAAAAAAAGGAAATCGTGCACAACGATTTATTGGCGACCAGTCACAAGACAACAAAAAGGGCAACGGTGTGGACGACAACAGCAAGAAAAAAGACACACGCGGCTCCAATGAGTCGGAATCCAAAACATCGAAAGGAGAGCCTTGTTGTGTGTCTGCGACAATGGACCCCGACGTGCGCCGCCCTATCTTTGCGAGGCGATACCTACGTGCGCGGCGCAGACACCAAACCGATGCCGGACCGGCGTGGTTTGACCTTTTGCCCGACGAACTCGTTGTGCGCGTGGCCGAGGCGACCGCGTCGATCAGCGACGTCGCTCGCCTGGGCCGTACGTGCCGTCGGCTCGCGGCCATTTGCAGCGACGGCAATCTGTGGCGCCACCTGTATAGCGTGTGCCACGGCGTCCCGGTCGTGCGGGCGCCCTCTGCCTTGGGCAAGGATTGGCGGTGGTTGTGCCGTGTGCGCTCGTCACCGGCGATACCTGCCGACGGCGACGACGACGACGACAAGTGGATCTTTTGGGGCGAGCAAGAGGATGGCTGTGCCCACGGCATCGGAATCGGCATGCGCACCTGTGGGGCGACGGGATCGGGCGGCGGTACCGCAGACACAGCGCTGACGGAAGCCTATGAGGGGGTCTGGGTCTCGGGGAAGCGCCACGGCCGCGGCCTGTGGACCCTGTACGAAACCCGCACCGGCCGCGTCACCGACATGTATGACGGTTGGTGGGAGGATGACGCGTTCGAGGGCACCGGGGCCTATATTTCGATCGACGGCGACTGGTTATACGAGGGGTCGTGGCACGCAAACCAAAAGCACGGTTACGGGGTGGAAACCACAAAAGGGGCTGCCGGCGGCCTCGATAGCAGCGTCCACAAGGGCGAGTGGAAAGATGACAAGCCTCACGGTCGCGGTGTCTATTTGTCGGATGGTTGGCGATGCGAGGGAGTGTGGCAACGCGGCCGCATGCACGGATTCGGCATCTCTGTCAACGCCACAGGCGACATCTATCGCGGCGAGTGGAAGGACGATGTGCCCGAGGGCGTCGGCACCTATACGTCGCACCAGGGCTGGCGCATCGAGGGCTCGTGGCTCGACGGCTTGGCCCACGGCAACGTGGTCGTCGCCTACGACGACGGCTCCCGATGGACGGGGATCGTTGAGTGGCGCGCGTGCGCCGGCGGAACCACCGAGGCATATGCGATTGATGCCCGTGTCGTATCCCATGCCGACAGAGGCGGCGCCGTCGGTTGCGCGTGCCGGGCGTGTCGTGCACCAATGCGCTTTTCCCTGACCCACGAAAAATGATCAATAAAAAATCCAGACGGTAACGGGCCGATGCTGTCGACGATGATTTGTTTTTTTTTGCTGCCGCCGTCTCTGGCCAACGGAACCCTCGGGTTGATCGGCGTCCGGCACGAGCATACGGTCTCGTCTTTTTTCTATTTTGTGGCTCTGTTTTTTTCTCATCCTTTACGCAGCGCGACAAAGGAGGCAAAGCACTGGCAAGCGCGCACCGACAACCAACGGCACAAAAATGGAATCAGACGCCTTTCGAGGGACCGCGATGCACACTGTGACCGGTATAATCGGTTTGCCGCCCGAGATTATTTGCGCTATCGTCGGGCGGCTCTCCAACAAGGACCTCGTGTCGGCGCGCGTGGCCCACCGCTGCTTTTCGGTCCAAGAGACCGAGGCGACAAAGACGCGGCGCATGCACGACGTGTGGCTGCGCACGAGCCCCGAGCGTGCCTGCAGGTCCGGACGTGACGACGTGCTCACCTACCTATATGCGCGAAACCGCGTGCCACAGACGGCCGATCTGTGCGCCACGGCCGTCGAGTCGGGCAGCGTCGACATGGTGCGCCTCGTGCGCCAGCGTTGCAGATACTGGCACGCCAAACCATATTTTTGGAGCGACGACAAGGCATTGGAAAGCGCGCTGGACAAAGGTCATGTGAGCATTGCCTGGCACCTGGTCGAGGAATCTACGTCGCTCGATTTCAGGGCGCTGCTCAGCAAAGCCATACGACTGGGCCGTAACGAGGTCATCGACCGGCTTGTTGCGACACGACACCCCAAGTGGGACGCGTCCTATGCTCTTCAGATAGCGGCCAGTTGCGGCAATCTAGACGTCGTGGCGGCGTCGGTGCCCGTGCCCGACACATCCCTGCGAGTGGCACTCCTCCACGCGTCGTGTTACGGCCACGTCGAGATTGTTTGCTTTCTGCTCGACGTTGCACCGCAAATTGACCCGTCGTATGCCTTGCGATGGGCCGCACGCTCAGTCGGCGTCGTGCGCATGTTGCTGGAGCGCTATCCGGATCTTGATGCACGTCATCTTTTCGACAATCCGCATGTCTCTCTAGAGGTGGCTCGGTTCCTCCGGAGTGTCTACCCCGACTGCTCGCTCCAGCGCTTTCTAGAGAATGCAGAGTCGGTCGGCGCGGCACGGTTTGCCTGCGAGAGCGACCCGCAACTCGACCTCCAGATGGGCCTGGACGCCGCCGCGACAAACCACTGCTTTAATATTGTAAAGTCTCTTTATGATAGGGATAACACACTCGACCTGGGCCGTGCGGTCGTGATCGCTGCCAACATGGAGACGACCGACGTTATCGAGATGCTCTATGCAATGAGCCCAAAGATCGACCTCCAGTGCGCCTTGGACCTCGCCAAACATCCCTCCTTTGCGAAGCAACTATGCCGTGCACACCTCGATCTTTGTGTCGACGCGTTGATCGTCAGATGCGAGTGCCTAGGAGAGTGGGCCTTTTTGCGTGATCTGGCGGGGCAGGGCCGTCTTTGACAACAACAATAATAAAAAGGACTGGTAAAGAAAAAAAGAGTGCGAACAAGCGCCCAAGCAATGTGTACAAAGATTATCGAAAACAAAAGGCCCATGATCGGCTCGGTCGCATTTTGCGGTTGCGACCATATTGTGCTGGAACGACAAGTGTTTTATTCGTGCCTGTGGTCGCGCTTCCTTTTTTTGCCAAAGGCTGGGCCTGCACGGGAGCCGGCTACCCGCTCGGTCGGTCTGAATGGGAATTCCGCTCATCAAGCAGTATCCCACGGTACCACCAGCCTCGCAGTTGGCGGCCGTCACAATCCGTGAGGACGCCATGCCCTTGGTACCATCCACACGCAAAGGCCCCCTCGTACCGCCAACCGTCGGGAAATATGCGGACCCCCTGGCCGTGCGCCGAATCTCTCACGTGGTCGCCTTCGTACCGCTCACCGTCGGCCAGCGTCTGCACCCCACACCCGTGCCTTTTGTCGTCCTTCCAGGCACCTTCGTAGCGACCACCGCAAGCGTGCGTGAGGACACCGTAACCATGCTTGCGGCCACCCTTCCAGTCGCCCTCGTATCGCTGGCCCTCGGGCCACGTGTAAACACCATACCCGTGTTGTTCGCCGCGCGACCAGGTGCCGTCGTACCGTTGGCCGTTTGACCACACACGAGTACCGCGCCCGTCCACTTGCCCCTTGCAAAAATCGCCCTCGTAATAGTAGTTCGCACCGGGCATCGAAACAGTGACGAGACCGTAGCCATGAGGCGTCTGGTCGACCAGATCGCCCCAGTAAAGCCCAAGCGCGCGACCAAGGGCCAACGGAACCTCGCCAACATCCACCTCGACGGCTCGGCCGTGACAGGCGCGTGCACGGTACAGCCAGCGCCAGTCCTTGCCGCGCTCGATAAAGTCGGCGTGCAGCGGGCGGCCAAAGCGCGACTCGTACATGCGTCTCCACAGCACGGGATCGGCCCCGAGCGAGTGATGGCGCCGCGAGGTGCACGACCAATGGACAATGCTTTGGATGTCGTCGGTCGCCACGAGCACCTCGATCGCGAGTTCATCGGGCAAGAGGTCAAAGGGCGACCTCATGTCGACCGACGCGTCGTCTCCTGCCCTCGTGCACGCCGCCTTGCGCTTGCGGCTTTTGGTGGCGTTGTCGCGGTTGGCGGTGGGCGTCTGGCCGGGATCAGCCGTCTCGATGGGGCGGACAGGCACCAGTTCCACGCAAGACCCTTTCATTTTATTTTCTACTTTTTTCGCGCGCCTTTAGTCTGAGCGGGGGCGACGCGTGGGACAAGTGGATAGGCAACGAGGCGACGGGGGCCGAGCGCCGACCGCGCCGGTTCGTCTTTTGTCGACGAGGGTGCCTTTGCACGATTATTTTGCATCGGCGTGTGCGCCCGATTGTGACCAATCAGGAAAAAAAGGGCGCGGGCCGAATCGTGGCCTTTATGGCGTGGGCTGTTTTGATTGTGGTTCGCCGGTTGTTGAGAGCGGGGCCACGCAGCCGACAGACTGTCCAAGGGAGACGGCGCCGACAAAAGGAGCCGCAAGAAATCCAGCGGCGTGCCACAAAAAAAGACACTAAAGGCAGCAGGCTTTGACCGCCCGGGACAAGCGTTGATCGTCGGTGGCAGGCGCGTCGCGACGAGCACGTTTTTCCTTTAGAAAACACCAACAGAAGAAGGGCGTGGGTGTAGATATATCATGGGGTCTTCTCTCGACTTTTTTTTTGGATTATTCATCGTTGGCTTGCGCAACAGTTTGATAGGCGCAAGCGCACCCAAGGCAGACCACCGACTTTTTTTGCGACTTGGTCCTTTTTTGGCCCTGTTGGCGGGTTGCTGGTTGTGAGTGCCCGTCGTGTGTGCCGCGCAGTCTGGACACGCGCCGACTCTCCCTCTACTACGAAAAGACAAACTGCCCGAAAGCCTGGCCAATTGTAATTTCCAGACAGTTTTTACTGCGTGCATTAGACGCGACAGTATACCCGTACGGCTGGCACCACGTTGATTGGCCGCGCGGTCTATGGCAAAAAAATGGTGCCCTGCGCCAAGGGCGGGACCCCGTTCTGCCGCGTGCGCAAACAATCGCGCACGAGAAATAAGAAAACATAGAGGCCGAGAGACATGGCCACTGGGGCTGCCGCACACACCGCGACGCCGAGAATAGCCGACTTGCCGCCTGAAATCGTATGCGCGATCCTCGGGCGGCTCTCCAACAAGGATCTCGTGTCGGCGCGCGTGGCCCACCGCTGCTTTTCGGTCCAAGAGACCGAGACGACAAAGACGCGGCGCATACACAATGTGTGGTTGCGCACGAGTCCCGAGCGGGCTTGCCAGGCAGGACGCGTCGACGTGCTGACCTACCTCTACGACCACAAGCGCATCCCGTGCACAATCTTCCTTTGTGATTCGGCGGTCCGCTCGGGCAGTGTCGACATGGTGCATCTCGTGAGGGAGCGCGATGCCCGTTGGCATGCACCCAAGGTATGGGGCGATACGCGCGCCATTGAGTTGGCGTTGTCCAAAGGCCACATGGACATCGTGTGGTACCTCATCGATCGAGGGAAATCAGTCGACATGGGTGCAGTCGCCGACGCGGCGGTAAGCCTGCCGTGTGCCGACGTCATCGCCTGGCTGCACGAGACCAGACCTAACGGCTGGGACGCTCACCGGGCCTTGTGTGCCGCGGCAGAGTGCGGTAACGTGGACGTTGTCGCCGAGTTGGTGCTCGATGGCGGCGGGCGCCTGCAGGACGTGCTGGACACGGCGTCCACCCACGATCGCGCCCACGTCGTCGAGTTTCTCCTTGATTACGCACCGTGGCTGTGCCCAAAGCGCGCCCTGGAGAAAACGACCCGCTCGCCTGTGACGATCGAGTTGCTCATGAGGCGCTACCCCGACCTCGACGCGCGTCACGTGCTCGACGCTCCGGGAGTGTCTATCGACGTCGCGCGGGTACTGCACAAAGCCTACCCGCAACATTCGCTCCAGCGCTTTTTGAATAATGCGCGCACAGTGGACATGGTGCGCTTTGCCTGCGGAAGCGGCCAGCGTCTCGACCTCCAACAGGCCTTGGACGAGGCATCGACGGATCAGCGATTCTCTGTCGTCGACTCTATTTATTCGGTGGACGCCACGTTGGACCTGACGCGCGCAGTCGCCGTGGCGTCTCGCCTCAAGTCGCCTCACGCCATCCAAATGCTTCACGGCGCATGTCCCAGCGTCGACCTGCAGCACGCGCTGGATGCCACATTCCACTGGGAGTTTGCCAAAGGCCTCCTCCGCGCTTATCCCCACTTGCGCGTCGACGCGCTCATCGAGCAATTTGGTGCCCAAGGCGAATGGGCCTTTTTGTCCACCCGGACACAACGCGAGAACCCGCAATAAAGAAAAGTTGCGACCGACGCCGGAAAGCGGCAAGCCGATCGGCCAAGACCCGCAAATTCCACCACCGACACTCGCACCACGGCAAAGAGACGACGAGAGACTGTTGGCCGTTGCCTGCTGGCAGGCCCACCCGCAGCGGGCCGTCGCCATTCGACTCAGGCGGCACCTTTTTTGGGCCTCGACAATCGCCAATAGGAGCCGAGGATATTTTTTGCTTGTCGTCTGGGCCAAAACGGGGACCCTGTGCCAACGAGAGGAAAAAAGGCGCTCCCAAACCTGATGCGGGGGTAAATGGGACGATGGACACAAAGCAAGGCGCAAAAGAACAAAAAGTATTAAAAAAAAAGAAAAGGCTGTTGAATACACGCCAATCTCGCCCATGACCTCCTCCTCGGTCGACAACCGCGCACGGGGGCCTTTGCATATCGATCTCTTGCCCAACGAAATACTCGCGCATGTGCTCGGTCAGTTGTGTTGTATAGATCGTGCCGTGCGCGCGTCGCCCGTGTGTCGGCGGTGGCACGGCGCCGTCGCCGGCCTGGCGGGCACCAACCGAGCCTCGTGTCTCGTCGTCAAAGACGTCTGGCGGTCGCGCCGCTCGGCAGCGGCCAGTGGACATGTCGAGTGTGTGGCGCGCATGTGCACCAGATCGGCAGCGTCGGGCGGATGGTCCGTTCCAGACGTCTATGACAAAGCGATCGTGCGCGACGACGTGGCGACGCTGGTCGCCCTGCGCGTCACTGAAGGCAACTACTGGGACTACAAGACCCGTGGGGCCGTGGGCAATGTCATCATCTCTGCTGCGCGATACGGCAGCGCCAAATGTCTGGCCTATGCGATCGCCCACCACAACAAGACATTCATGGGCGCTATGTGGATACCGTGGACGTGCAAATACGCCAGCCCTGACAGACACGCCGCGTGTCTCGGCATCATCGGCGATTTGGGCCACGTGGCGGACGATGTCGTGATCCAGGCCGCAGCAGGGGCCCACGTCGAGTGCCTCCGTTATGCCCACGAAAACGGTTATTCGTGGGACGCGTCGACATGCGCAGAAGCGGTCGCCCACGGCAACCTCGACTGCCTGCGCTACGCGCTTGCCAACGGATGCCCGTGCGACGAGCGCGCTTTCATCGCCGCAACCGTGAACGACCGGGTCGACTGCCTGCGCTGCATCCACGAGGCCGGCCGGCCGTGGGACAAGGGCGTGTGCGAGGAAGCCGCCGCCCGCGGAAGCATCGGCTGTCTGACCTATGCGCACGAGAACGGGTGCCCGTGGGACGAACAGACGTGCGCCAAAGCCGCCGGGGAAAGCATCGACTGCCTCGCGTACGCACACGAGCATGGGTGCCCGTGGGACAAGGAGACGTGCGTCAAGGCCGCCGAGCACGCTCGACTCGATTGTCTGGCATACGCGCACGAGAACGGATGTCCGTGGAATGGCCGCGCGCTGCGGGCGGCGGTTCGGGCCGACGCCGTCGACTGCTTGCGCTATATGCACGAGAGGGGAATGTCATGGGATCACACGACCTACCATCGGGCCTCTTGGTGCGACAAAGGCAAAAAGTGTTTTGCGTACATGTCGCGACACAAGGACGGCCTGGTCAGGCGCACTGATCCCTACGAGACCGACAGCGACGACACGGATGCCGAGGGCGACGCCGACAGTGAAAGCGACGCCGAGAGCGATTCATCGTCGTCGTCGCCGCATGAAGATATAGATTCCTCTGACGGGCAAGAACCACCACGCAAGCGCGCCCGTGCCGACAACGCCGCGAGTCCCGTGTCCTCTGTTGACGAATGAAGATGCACGACATTTTCCTTTATTGCCTACGTGGTTGAGCGAAAAAAAATGTTTTGGGCGGGCGCGACGCCGACGCCGGCCGTCTTGCTGCCGCACACATAAAAACCCTCGACAAAAATAGTTTTGTTTCGAAAAAAGGGTCGCAGCATTCCGGCCGTCGACCATTTTTTCCTTTTCCTTTTGGCCAACACGAATTCGCTGCAGTTTGTGGGCCAATCTGCGCCAACAACGAAAAAGAGAGTGCCCTGTGGGGTCGCGGTACCACCGACAAAAAGCAGTGCTGTGGTCCAGTCCATACACAAAATCCAACGACTTTGGATTGCCGGCCTCCACAAACAGCCTATCGGCGTAATCAGTCGCAAACCGAGATGAGCACGCTGGACGACCTTCCTGATGAACTCGTCCTAGAGGTTATTCGATCATTGAGGTCGGTCGGCGCCATAGGTTCCCTTGCAGCGACGTCTTGGCGCTACAACCGCCTGACCATGGACGACTCGCTGTGGCGCGACCTTTATCTAGAGCACTTTGGCGCGTCGGCGTCTGCCGAGCGCTTTCACGGCAAGGGCAAGACGTGGCGCTGGCTCTATCGGGCCCGGCTGCCTGCTTGTTTGACAGCACCGACCTCGGTGGGCACGGCGGTCGGACACGGCTATGTCTACTCGGGCGACTGGGCCGTCGGCATCATGCACGGTGTGGGCCTCGCGTCTCGTCTGACGGCCAAGAGTTTGACGCGCCTCGACTGGTTCAGCGGCCTCGACCCAGAGACAGCCGCATTCCCTCGGTGGTGTTCGGTGCCTCCTTCTGCTCCTGTCCGCGCCGACTATGACATGTACGAGGGCGAGTTGAAAGGAGGACGTCCCGACGGGTATGGCATCATGACATACATGGACGGCACGCGATACGAGGGCGAATGGAAGGGCGGGCGACGCCACGGCCGCGGCACTTTTATCGACGGCTATGGCGACTCTACTCCAACGCGCGTCGAATGCGAATGGAGAGACGATAGATGCGAGGGAGACGCGACGGTGATACGGGACAACTACACGTGGACGGGCGACGTCGCGCAAGACTCATTCCACGGCATGGTGACGTTGGTCTATCCCGACGGTCGTGTCTGGGGCAAGTGGAAGGGCACGCGCTTCAAGGGGCTGATCTTTCATTCCGACGACGATGGGCCACACTGCTCGGGCATGTGCAAAAAAGGCTACGCCCACGGTCCCGGCGTCCTTCACCAAAGCGACGGGCGGCGCTACGAGGCCTCATGGTGGCGGGGAACGCTGGACGACGACGGAATCATATCCTACCCCGACGGGTCTTGCTGGCGCGGCGTGTGGCTGTGTGGCGATCGCCGAGGAGAATCCGTTGTCGCTCACGGCCATACACCGGCCAATGGCGAGTCTGATTGCGGCTGTATGGCGTGCCTCGACACGGACGGATACTGTGACGGCGACGAACGACCCGACGACTGGCACCTACTGTGCACTATTGAGGTCTTTGACAAGATCGAGGCTACCCAAGGCCGCACGACAGAGTAATTGTTTGTCACGACCACAGAGTGCTATTTTTTTATCCACTATTGTTTGTTTTTCATTGTGCATCCTTTTTTTCTTTTTTTTTGAGCATTGTCTTGCGCAATGCCGGGCAACGGCTAGCCGACCGGATAAAACACGCGGATTCCGCTGTCGACGTCCCTACTGTGCCAGGATTAATCCTCGATTTTTAGCCGTTGCCCCCGTTAGTCTTGCGGTCTGCAAACATTTGGCGCACTGGCCCAGACGGCAAAGGAAGACCATTTGTCGTCACGCTCCATGTCAAGTGGCGCCGTCGATGCTTGGGTGACTCTTTGATGCGTCAGGCAGTCGATAGGCCACGCCAGACGCTGGGCAATAATGCACGGCCGCTGCCGACCTTTTTTTTACGTGCCCGCGCGCCAACATTGCACGAGGTCACGAAAAAGGTCGACTCTAGCCGCCGACAGAGCCAGAGGGCTCGGACATCCCGCCAGGGAAAAGAGGGTGATAAGGACGCCACGACGACCCCCCCCCCACCGCCACCGAACCACAATAAAATCGACCAAAAACCAGAGGAGACCCGCATTGTTATTTTGTTTTGGGCGGGTACAATTTCTTTTTTTTCCTCTGCGCTCTCCATCGGGCAGGTTGCTTTTTTGCGCCCTCTGCGTCGCATTCGAGTTCTCGCGTCTGTTGTTGTTGCGGTCGCTCGCCGGTTTGTGCTGCCTGCCGCCTTGTGTTTCTGCCCTGTGCGCGGCCGCACACCGCGATCCCTCGCAGCCGCGATTGCAATGCCAGATATTCTTTTCCTGAGCAACATTGGCACATTTTTGTGGATTGGCCCACGACGGATGAAAAAAAAACCTGAAAATCCAAAAAAGGCGATCTTTTATGTTGCGGCCGGCACACGAGCACGTCCTTTCTGCACGGACAAGTCGAGACGCGAGAACCCGTCGCCACACGCAACAAAAACTTTGCGCGGATGTCCTTGGACGACCTTCCCGATGAACTTGTCACAGAAATTATTCGATCCTTGCGGTCGGTCCGCGCCGTGGGCTCGCTTGCGGCGACATCCTGGCGCTACAACCGCCTGACCATGGACGATTTGGTATGGCGCGGCATTTACGTGGAGCGCTTTGGCGCGCCGATGTCTACCAAACATTTTTTCGACGCAAAGAGGACATGGCGTTGGCTCTACCGAGCGCGCCTGCCCGCCTGCCTGACGGCACCGACCTCGGTGGGCACCGCGCTGGGAGCCTCTCGTTGCTATTCGGGCGATTGGGTCGACGGCCGCATGCACGGCACGGGCTTCTCCTTTGCCAAGTCCTTTGGCGTCTCGCGCCTAGGCCGGTTTCCCAGTCTCGATCGCGATCCGGCCGGGTTTGCTCGATGGCGCACTGAACCCCGCGATTTCGTATATCACGACATGTACGCGGGCGAGTGGAAAGAGGGATATCGCGATGGGTTTGGCATCATGACGTACGGCTACGGTGAGCAATACGAGGGCGACTGGAAACGTGGTCGACGCTACGGCAAGGGCACCTATACCCGCAGTGGCTATGTCGTCGAGTGCGAATGGAAAGACGACCTGCGCGAGGGCCCCATGACGGTGACATACGGCGACCACGTATGGACGGGCGACGCCGCGCAAGGCTCCTTTCGTGGCATAGTGACGTTGCTGTACCCTAATGGTCGCGTATGGGGCCAGTGGAAGGGCAAGCACTTTAGCGGCCTGGTGATTCACTCGGGCGCCGACGGCTCCTGCTACTCGGGCATGTGCGAAAAGGGCCGTGCCCACGGCCTTGGTGTCTTGCACCAAAAGGACGGGCGGCGCTATGAAACCTGTTGGCGCGAGGGAGTGCTCGACGGCGACGGAATCGTGTCCTATGCTGACGGGTCCCGCTGGCAAGGCTATTGGGCGACTGGTACTCGCATAGACGGATCCATTGTCGCTCACGGCAACACGCCGATCGATGGCGCGACCGATTGCGACTGTCTGGCGTGCCTCGACGTGGACGGATTCTCCGACTCTGGTGTGGAGCCCGAGGTTTGGCCGCCGCACTCGGCTATGGAGGCCTTTGGCAGGGACTAGCCCACACAAGGTCTCCCGTCCAAATAAAAAAAAGGCCGTACGACGCACTGCCGTCGCCGTCGGGACATAAAAATTGATATCCCTTTTTACAGATCTTTTCTTTTTCGTTTGTGTATCCTTTTTTTTCTTTGTGTCGTTGTCTCGGCGGTCCACAAACATTTGGCGTACCGGTTCAGATGGCAAGGGGTTTGCCGTCGCGCCATGGAATACCAAATGGCGCTGTCGATGCCTGTGCAACCCTTTGGCGCATTGGAAATTTGAGGTGTCGGCCAGACGCTGAGCGAGGCTGCGCAGGCGTCCTTTGTTTTTTTCCGCACTGGTGCGCCGCCATTGCGCGAGGCCAAAGAAACTCGACCTCGACCGCCGACGGCGCCCAGACCCCATGACACGCCATTAAGGGAAAGGACAGAGGCAACACGACGAAAATCCGCCACCGTCGCCGGACTGGATCAAACAAGACGAAAATCAGGCGGCCGAATCAGTGTTTTTCTATTGGTCCAGCGAGACTTTTGTTGTGCCGTTCATCGGGCAGGGTTGCCTCTTTTGCGCCCTCTTTGTCGTGTCGGGATTTGGGGGGGGGGGGGGTCGGCACTGCTGTGGCCGCTTGCCACTTTGTGCTGCGCGCCGCTTAATGTTTTTTTGATCGCGCAGCCGCGGTTGCGCGCGATCGCGGCGTTGGGTGTTTTTTTTCTTTGAGCGACAACAGCGCCTTCTTTGTGGATTGGTCCGTGACGGACGAAAAATCTGAGACCCCCAAAAAAAAGGACGATCTTTTTGGCTGCGACCAACATAGGGGCGCGTTTTTTTTGCTGTGCACGTACATTTGCGTACGCACGCAGCAACCGACCGAGCATGCAACAAAACTCTGTGGCGCTGTCGCTGGACGACCTTGCCGACGAACTCGTCGTCGAAATGATTCGATCCCTGGGGTCGCTCCGCGCCGTGGCATCTCTTGCCGCGACATCCCACCGCTACCACCGCCTGGCCATGGACGACTCGCTGTGGCGCGGTCTTTACCTCGATCGGTTTGGCATGCCCACGGAACATCTGCGCCTCTTGCAGGCAGACAAAACTTGGAGGTGGCTCTACCGGGCATGCATGCCTGTGGCCGCGTCGGTTGGTCCTACCGTGAGCACGACGAGCATCCACAAGGCGACCTATTCGGGCGACCTGCGCAACGGCGCACCGCACGGCCGGGGCATGTTGATTTCGTCAAAGTCACCCGACCACAAATTATATTTACGCTGGAAGAAGGAGCGTAAGGACAAGGAGCGCAAAGAACGAATGAAGAAATACGAGTTGCGACTTGACCGTCGGCCAGAGACGCCCCCGCTGTGCAAGCCGTGTCTCTATGTGGGCGAGTGGGTGCGCGGAAAGCGCTCCGGCAGCGGACTGGGCGAGTGGGAAAACGGCGACCGCTACAAGGGCGAGTGGCGCGAAAATTGGCGCCACGGCCATGGTCGGGCCACGTCGACCAATGGTCGCGCTTACGAGGGCGACTGGCGGCGCGGTCGGCCACACGGCCGAGGAGCGGCGACGCTGCCCAACGGCGACCGTTACGAGGGCGAGTGGGCGGACGGGAGGCCGCACGGGTCCGGGTCGTACCAATGTAAAGACGGCAGACGCGTTGGCGGTGTCTGGGAGGCGGGCCGTTGCCTCCCGAAAACGGTCGCCACGTCGGCCGGCGTTGCTACCTATGACCACAAGAGCGTGTCCTTTTCGGTGGTGTGCATGGACGGCACGCGCATTCGCGCCACTCGCGGGCTTGAACGCCTTTGTGGGACATGCTTTTGCCTGCATCCCGACGGATCGTCCTACTCGGGCCAATACAAGCATGGACACGCAAACGGCCACGGCGTGCTCACGCTCGTCGACGGCCAGCGCTACGACGGTCAGTGGCTCTGTGATCGCCGGCACGGACACGGCTTCTTGCTCTATGCCGACGGTTCGCGCTGGGAAGGCGAATGGCACGACGACCAACGCCATTCGGGCACCACCATCGCTCACGGGTGGTCGATGCCAGCAACCGTCGGCCCCTGCGCATGCGCGGCGTGTCTTTTTGGCGACGCGGACGCACGGACGCCGGCCGCGCGCACACCCCTCGGACCGCACGCGCGCGGTTTCTTGGACGTGTCGGTTGGCGCGACCGCATGCTCTTTTGGGGACCGTTAGATCCTCTGATCTGCACGGTTCTCTGGCGGTCGGCCACCTGTCGCACAGAGAGTTTGTTGGCCAGTTGTTTGATTTTTTTTGGTCAATAACCGCCGGCGATTGCCCAAAGGTCACGGTAAATGATATCGACTTTGGGCTTGCCTTTTGTGACGCTCCCACGCCACGACCACGAGGGTTATGTGTGCGCGCGCAGTCCAGAGGACAACCGTAAAAAAAAGGACGCTCAGCCACAGTGGCAGACTGAAATCCCCAAAACCCTGCCGTCGCAAGAAGAAAATAAAAATAAAAAATGTAGGCAGGCAATTTTGGGCTCTTTTTTCCTTTCCACAAACAAACAACTCGACCCACTCGGACGCCGGTCGGTCGCATCAACGTAGGCCGCCCCTTATACGACCCTCTTTGCCGTTGAGCCGTTCAATGACCCCTTTTGGGGGCTTGCCGGTTCGCGGTGAGTGTGGCGAGTGTGGCCAGTGCGGCAAGCACCGACGCAAGGCCGCCCAGTCGGCCGGATCAACGAGGAGCGGGCGCAACAGCATGACCATATACTTTTCCGGCGAGGCGTCGGCATCATCGTCCAAGTCGCAATAGGTACCCAGCGCGCCTCCCGGCAAAAAGTCGCATGCCAGAGGTCGCCTCATGCGCGGCCAAGGCAAGGGCCTCACGTCTCGCAAAGAAGGCACGTCGTCCTCGGCCGGCCGGGTGTCCATGGCGTCGGGAACCTGAACCTCGGTGTGCTGCGACTCACCATCCAGGGGCTCAAACCGTGGGCGATGCGCCTCCAACCAACGCGCCGTGCTCTCGGCACGACGGCATCTGTGTCCACGCGCAACATCACCGACGGGCACACCGAGGAGAGCGGCCACAAACATCGCAGATACGCCAAAGGTGCACATTGCGTTGAGGTCCACCCGCCCAAACTTGCCACCAGCGATTATGCACAGCATGGCGCGGGTGCCAAGGCTTATCACGGGACCGTGCGGAAATTCGACTCGACTTTGTACGGGCTTGGCCTGCGCAATGCGGCGATCTCGTGCCATGGCGTCGATGCAATCGTTGCGGTCATAGGTCACCGACGCCGCTATGGGCAATGTGTAGTCGATGGCATGGCGGGCGATCCATGCAACGACGCCGGCGCCGGCACCGTCGCGCGCGGCATCGACGACAGCCTCGCCCCATGGGCGCCCAGGGTCGGCGGCCATCCACGCGGCCGTGGCGACGGCGTCGTCGAGTTTCAGGCCAAATTCGCCGGCCAGCCAGACAACAACATCCGCGTGCCCACCCTGCACGGCGGCCCCAAGCGTGTGGCCGTCCCGCAGGTGCAAAAGAAAGCAACCAACTGTATGACCGCGGCTTGCGGCGGCGGCCTCGATACATGCGCGCCACCAGCGGCATGCGCGCGCCGCCACAATCCACCACGGGTCGGGCAGATGCGCAAACACGGCGCACATCATCTCGGCGGGAAGAGTGTCGCTCATGTTTTATTGTCAGGCCAGATGTATGCGGACGTCGCGCTTGGGAATAAAAAAAAGTCTATTGCGTTGGCTCCGAGTCGCGCTCGCCGGCGCACCCAGAGTTGCGCATTGTATTTTTTTTTCAGTCGATTGCCCGCCGGGAAGGAGACCCAAAGGGCGTCTGTCACATCCCCTGAACCAATAGAAATCAAAAAAAAATTTGTGTGCGTCGCGTTGCAAATGGCAACCGAGGGTGGTCGCCTACTCTCCTGGCCAGGCGCAATATCACGTCGGGTCAACCACGAGCCGTTGCGGACAAACTTCGTCCCGCCAACGCGCCACCAAGAAGCGCGCATGTTGGGTGTGGTGCGCCCACCCAGAGCGTAGCGGTTGGCTCTGCGTGGCTGAAAAGCGCCGCGGCGTATGTGCGAGAGAAAGAACAAGGAAAGCAGACACACAACGCACACACGGCGCACGACACCACCAAATCACCGAGACCAACAAAAGGCAGCGTCACCGATCATCTCGGCGGCACCTCGTATCGAGACCGCGCGCGTTCGACACACCGAGAGGCGGCCATGGCAACGTTGGACGACCTCCCCGCCGAACTCGTCCTGCAGATCATCATGGCGACGCGATCGGTGCGCGCCGTGGCCTGTTTTGGCGCGGCGTCTCGGTTCTGCCATGCCCTTGCGACCGACGACCTACTGTGGCGCGCCTTTTATATCGATCGGTTTGGTTTGCCGGCAGACTGCACGCGCCTCTTGCAGGCAGACAGGACGTGGAGATGGCTCTATCGGGCCTGTGTGCCTGCGGCCAACTTGACCGGCGCCGCCGTCGGCACGATAAACACCAACGACGGAACATACTCGGGCGATCTGCTCGATGGCCGCCCACACGGCAGAGGCATGGTGATCTCCCTCGAAGGGGGACTATTCGACCAGTCTGCACGACTGACGCGTCCGGACCACGTCCCGCTCAAACGGCAACGCACGTCGCCGGCAAACTATCGGTCAGAAAGGTCGTCGCCGTGCGATCCATGGCTGTATGTGGGAGACTGGGCCAACGGAGAACGCACTGGCATAGGAGTGGGTGAATGGCGAAACGGCGACCGCTACCAAGGACGGTGGCACATAAATCAACGATACGGCCGCGGTCGATGCGCATGGCAAAGTGGACACATCTACGACGGCTATTGGCGGAACGGGCGACCTCACGGACAGGGAACAATGGCGACGCCCGACGGCGATCGCTACGAGGGATCCTGGGCGTTGGGAGTACCGTGCGGTCGAGGGTCGTATCGGTGCGTCGACGACAGGCTCGTCCTCGGCTTCTGGGATACTGGTCGTTGCTTGCCCGAAACCATTGTCACGCCGGCCGGCGTCGCCACCTTTGATGGCGCGGAGCGTGACACCACAGACCGTGCCGTCATGACCGTGGCGTGCAATGACGGCACTCGTATCCGTGCCGTGCACCGGCGCGAGTATGACGACGGCACATGCTTTTGCCTGAATCCCGACGGATCGTTCTACTCGGGGAGGTACATGCAAGGCAATGCACACGGCCACGGAGCGCTCACACTGACCGATGGCCGACGCTACGATGGCCAATGGGATGCAAATCGCCGACACGGTTACGGTTCTATGCTCTATGCCGACGGCTCGCGATGGGAAGGCGAATGGCGTGCTGATCGACGTCATTCAGGTTCTGCCGTCACTCACGGGTGGTCGTTGCCGGCAACAAATGACCCCTGTACGTGCACAGCGTGCATCCCCGCCCATGCGGACGCGTGGACACTCGTCGCGCGCACACCTCTCGGACCGCACGCGCGCGGTTTTCTATGTGTCTCGGTCGACACGGGCGCATACCCCTTTGGGGACCGTTGAGTCTTTTGTCCTGCACGATTCCCCGGCAGCCAATGAATGGCCGCAAAGAGAATTTGCTGGCCAGTTGTTTGGTCTTTTTGATTAGGAACCACCAGCACTTTTCTAAAGGACGCGGGCAACGGCCAGCCGAATGGCTAAAACGTACGAGTTCCACTGTCGACGTCTCCATCGCGTTGGGATAAAATCCACGATCTCAGCCGCTCGGCTAGACGCTGCCGGGTGTTGGTCAGTGGTCGTCCCGTCCGCGCCGTTGCGCCTTGAGCCACTGGTGGACTTTTTTGACCTTTTCCATGCCATGGTCGTACCTAGTGACGTTGAGGCACATTTCAATGTCTTCCAAGCGTCCGGTGGCACGCAACCACTTCACTGCGTCGAGATGCCCAAACTTTGCGGCCACGTGAGGTACGTCGGCGTGCCACGGGCAGCCATTGTCGAGCGCCCAGGAGAGGATTTCGACGCTGCCACCGATCGCCGCGCTGTGCAGCGTCGACGGGTCCCAGGGACATCCGTTGGTGCGTGCCCACTTGAAAATGTCCGCATGCCCTCTGCTGGCGGCCGCACATAGCGTCGACGGACCCCACGGGCACCCGTTGGCCCTAAGCCACTGGACCATGTCGAGGTGTCCGTACTCGGCGGCCTCGCAGCAGACCGTCGTGCTCCACGGGCATCCGCCCGTCACGAGCCACTGCAAGAGTTTGAGGCTGCCGCGGTGTATCGCCGACCAGCAGGCCGTTTCATCCCACGGACAGCCATTGTCCTTGAGCCATACGATCACCTCCATGTGGCCGCCCCATGTCGCCGAGGCAAAGGTCGACCTGCCCCACGGGCACCCGTTCTCGCGCGCCCACTTGATCGCGTGCAAGTGGCCTTTGTAGGCGGCGCCGTCGCATATCTGCTCGTCCCACGGCCAGCCGTTCTCGCGGCCCCACGCCAACACATCGATGTGGCCGCCCATCGCCGCGTCGTGGCGCGCCGTAATGTGCATGTTGCAGCCCTTTGCGTGTGCCCACTTGAGCACGTCCAGGTGGCCCGCGGAGGCGGCCTCTGTGCAGGTCCGATTGTCCCATGGGCAGCCGTGCTCGCGCGCCCACACGAGCACTTTCAGGTGGCCGCCTCTTGCCGCGGCAAAGCACGTTGACTCGCCCCACGGGCATCCGTTGGCATGGGCCCATTCAAGGACCTCTATGTGCCCCCCGTAGGCTGCCTCGGCGCACGTCCACGCATCCCAAGGGCATCCGTTCTGGCGTGCCCATTTGAGTACGTCGAGGTGTCCGGCCGCGGCGATGACACGCGCGCACTCGCGCCCACAGTAGAATCGCTTGGGTCGCGCTACTGATTCGCCCTCGCGCAAAGGCGGAGCGGGCGAGACGTCGGCGATCGCGCGCGACAATGCATTCCACTGCCGGCACACAAAGGGCACTTGCGGTGCGTCCCCCGTGTGGTCCAGAATCATCCACAAAACCTCGACGGGAACGTCGGCGATGGTCGTCATCGCGCAGAACGGTCGGTGTCGGGGGCCTCTCGTGTGTGGTCCCTGCGGTGGTCTCCCTTTTGGCGGATGCTCCCGAGCGCGCGGGATCAACCTCTGCCGTCGGTGTATTTTCTCTAATCGACTCTTTCGCTCGTGTTGGTCAGAGGCGACAAACCCGCCGCTTGTCTGTCGCCGATTCGCGTCGTCTTTATTCTTTCCTTTCGACACCAAGCCCAGGTGCACCGCGGGCGCGCAAGTGGTTGGTTGCACGTCACGGCGTCGTCCTTTTACCCGCGCGTTGCTATGGGTTTTTCCGTCCCTGCTCGCGCGTCGTCGGGGCAGAGCACCGTGTGCCGATCGAATCGTCCAGGCCTGTCGACATGCCGACTACGCGCACCCATTGGCCACTCCTTTGACGAAAAAAAAGTACGGATCTTTGGACGTGTCGGCAACGCAAACAAGAAAAAACCTTTGCACGACCAGAGCCCGCATGTCGCTGTCAGATTTACCCACCGAGGTCGTCGAGCATATCCTCGGGTTCCTCGACGACCAGTCCTTTTGTGCGGCCAGGGCAGCGCACGCCCACTTTTGCGTGCAAGACCATGAGCAGATCGAGCGCCTGCGTGCCGCCCCTCGCAGATGGCGCTCCAAAGGCTTTCGCGCCTTTTGCCATTCGGGCGACCTGGACGGCGTGCGCTTCCTGCACGGCCTTGGGGTCGAGCAGGGCGAGTTTCTGAGCACGTGCATGGTCGAAGCGGCCGCACAGGGACACATCGACGTGGTGCGCTTCCTGCTCGATGCAGGCACGCCGTGCAAGGTCGACATTCTCGACAATGCATCGCGAAGCGGGCGTCTCGACATGGTGCGATTCCTGCACGAGCGTGGCGCCGCCTGCACGACCAACGCCATGGACTGGGCCGCCGCCGCTGGATACCTCGACGTCGTCGCCTACCTGAATGAAACCCGCACAGAGGGATGTACCACCGACGCCATGGACGACGCGGCTGCGCACGGTCACATCGACGTCGTCGTATTTCTGCACGAGAACCGCACCGAAGGCTGCACCACCTACGCCATCGACTGGGCCGCCGCATACGGCCACCTCGACATTGTCGAGTTTCTTTGCGACAGCAGGATCGAGGGCTGCACCGTCGATGCCGTGGACAATGCGGCCTCTAATGGCTACTTGGAAGTCGTCGAGTATCTCTACTACCACACGGGGTACCTCTTGTGTACCGAGCGGGCCATGGACGGCGCCGCTGAAAACGGCCATCTGGACGTCGTGCGATTCCTCCACGGCACCGGCCAGGCCGAGTGCACCACAGACGCCATGGACGGCGCCGCCGAAAGTGGCTTCCTGGATATTGTCGAGTGGCTCGACGACAACAGGACCGACGGATGCACGCACAACGCCGTCGACCTCGCTAGGGAGAATGGCCACCCCGACATTGTCGAGTTTCTCCTCCGCAAGAGCAAGCACGCCGCCGTCTTTGCGTGATCTCGCCGGCGCTGACCATTTTTCACCTCTTTTCTCCCGTCGTCGTGTTGGTGGCGCTCGCATGGAAAACAGAAAAGTGCGGCCGCATAAATATCTCACGCCATTTTTCGGTTCTTTTTTACGTTCTTTTTTTTCGAAACAAAAAAAGACGACGCCGTGCTGTTGGAATGCCCGGATAAGACAAGCGGATCGACGCGACATGGGCGCTCGATCCGCGGTGTCGCAGTTGCGCCAGCAATCGCAGTCAGCCGCAGGGTCGGAGAAATGGGCGCCCACGTCCATCGCGCAGAATTCGCGGCAGTTGCCCTTTTCGAACCACCCATACGTTGCGCAGTGTCTGCCGGCCAGCATATTTTCATGTCACACGCGAGTTTAGAGCCGGCATTTTTATCCGGGATCGATTATGTAGTGTCTGAAGAAGCCGGCAACCGAGCACCAATTCGTTGGCGACTCGGGCGATCTGAAAATCCAACCGATGTCGCTATGGGCAACGTGCAGCCGACGGCATGCCGGGCAATCCCCGAGACGACGCCGGCATGAGCACCGCCGCGTGCGGCATCGACGACAGCCTCGCCCCATTGGCGCCCAGGGCTAGCGGCCATCCACGCGGCTGTGGCGGCGGAGCCGTCGAGTTGCAGACCGAATCCGTCGGCCAGTCAGACGATGACATTTGCGCGGCCGTCTTGCACAGTGGCCCTGGGCGTGTGGCCGTCCCGCAGGTGCAAAAGAAGTGATAGGTTGTCTGGCCGCGGCTTGCGGCGACGGCCTCGATGCACGCACGCCACCAGCGGCATACGCGCGCTGCCACAATTCACCACGGGTCGGGCAGGTGCACGAACACGGTGCACATCATTTCGGCGGGAAAGGCGTCGGCAGTGCTTGCGGATCGGTTAGCCGACGACTAAAATCCAGGATTTTGTGGGGATTTTTTGATTTATATGATTTTTGGTTGGACAATTTGGTGTAGATTAGCCGCCGGCTAACCGACCCGCAAGCGCTGGGCGTCGGTCGTGGTGGTGCAGGGTTTTTTCGTGCAGCCTATTTATGGTCGGCGAAATCGCCTATAGGGATCACGCATTGAGGGTGCACGCTGTCGCGGTTTCGGCTGCCTCGCGCGTGCATGGGCCCCAGAGTCTGCCGTGTGCCATTTTCTGTTCTTTTGCGCGACGGCGGTGCGTCCACCGGGATTAAACACATTGGTGCGCGTCGCGCGAAACTCGGACGGGGCGGATTGGTCGCCCTACCGCTACGTTGGCAGCGCGCACCGCCGGTCCGCACAAAAATTACAGAGACCCATACGACGTCGAACCAAGCAAAGCGAAACAGCCGACTCGCAGTACGATGGAACTCGGCCGACGAGGCGACGAGCACCCCACGATACCAAGCGCGATCGCCGCGACTATAGACGATCTGCCGGACGAACTTTTGCAGCACATACTGTCCTTTATGACTTGTGCCAGGCGCGCCGTGGGTCCTATCGCCGTCTGCACGAGATGGAGACGCGCTGTTCTTGACCCAAGTTCGCCATGGAGTGGCCAGTGCACCGTGTTTTACATGAGAAGGCGGGCGCGGCGGTGCGAGACGGCCGCTCTCCACGGGCACCTGGCCTGCCTCGTCGAAATGCGCCAAAAAGGTTGCGCGTGGAATGCCAAAGTGTGCGCCAACGCCGCAAGGGGCGGTCACATCGAATGCCTTGTCTATGCCCACGAAAACGCCTGCCCATGGGACGAACGTACGCCCGCACAGGCGGCCGCCGGCGGCCATATGGCGTGCCTGGCCTACGCCCACGAGCACGGTTGCCCGTGGGATCGATTCACAACCGCCAACGCGGCGGCCGCTGGCCATCTACAGTGCCTGCGCTACGCCGCTGACAGGGACTGCCCATTGGGGCCTCATGTCGCGCGCAAGGCCACCGTTGGCGGCCATCCCGACAGTTTGGCTCTCGTTTATGAGAGTGGCTGCCGCTGGACGCCCGATTTTTTCTTCAAGGCCATCGCGCATGAACGGCTCGCCTGCCTTGCCTACCTGTTTGAATCGTGCCCAATGCGCGTGCCCCTCCATCTGTGCTCTACGCCGTCCTGTTGCTTGGCGACCGTACGGGAGCGCGTCGCGCCTCTCCTCAAAGCATCCCGTTCGCCTTGCGCTTCCTTTGCGCGCGAGAGATTGTCCCAACTTCCACCGTTGACGCGCTTTTACGAGACCAATGGGCTGCAATAAAAAAGCCATATTTCTCCTCCCCCCCCCCACAATTTTTCGCCAAGAGCCCAAACAGGAACAAAAGGCGCGACCAGCCGCGCTGTGACGCGTGTTGCCGTCCGCGCAGGCTCACATGGGGGCGACGTCCTTGGGTACAGACAAAAATGACAGTGTAGCAAATGGTTCGTGCGATCTCGCCTCGGTGATGGGGCAATTGCGCGCAACTGCTTTCGCGACCGAAGGGACTCGGTCGATGCGCCCTGAAAATGACACTTTCCCCTCCCCACTCGTGAGTGTTTTTGCGGTCGTCGCCCAAAAGTACGGTTGCCGAATTCTCACCACCCCAAAAAGTCGCGTCGACGGTGCGCCGCGGCGGGCGACCCTTGGGGATGAAAATCCAGAAGAAAACGAATCTTGCTCCAAGAAAAAAGATAGACAAGGATCGGTGGACGATCTCTGACATTGCGGTTCGGCGGGTCTTTGGCTATCACCCACTTTCCTGTGCATCCCTGATGGTGTGTGTTGTTGGTGTCGTCGGTTTGCCGTGGCGGGTTCGGCGCAGAGCGCCAACAACCAAGCGAGCGGGCATAAAAGAATACCTGATGTTATGAAAAAAAGGTCTATTTTATTACTCCCCCCCCTCCCGATCAAAAGTGCGTGCCACGGGCCAGCAGGATGTACGATCACGATTCCGTCGAGTCGCCACAAGCCTCGGCAGAAGCAACGGCGGCAGCGCGTCCCGCGGCACACGTGCACGCTCCGTCCGCACACGCTCCTGCGCCGTGATCTACCACTCGGGCTGCGGTGAGCGCGCCGCCGCGCCACAAACCACGCATTATCGAACCGTCGACATAGGTCGATTCACCGACGCCCTCGGCGTGCCCCGCAACCCAATCTCCCGTGTGCTGGAGACAGTCGACGCACGCGCGCTTGTCGATCGGGTCGACTCCATCTTGCCGTTGGTGCTCCTCGCGGCCTCCTGGTGTCCATGACGACACGCCGTGCCCGTGGCGATGGCCGTTTTGCCACGCGCCCACGTAGCGGTTGCCGTTTGCCCAGGTAAAGACGCCGTCGCCGTGGCGTTTGTCGCTGTCAAAGTCGCCCTCGTATCGATTGCCGTTGGGCCACGTCGTGACACCGTAGCCGTGTCTCTTGCCGTCGCGGTAGAGGCCCTCGTAGCGCTCACCGCTGGGCCAGACAGCGACGCCACGGCCGTTTCTATTGCCGTTGCGGTATTCGCCCGCGTAGCGCTCGTTGTCGGGCCAGACAGCGACGCCAAAGCCGTGCATCATGTTGTCCTGGTACCCGCCCTCGTAGCGATAACCGCCAGGGTGGACCACGACGCCATGGCCGTGCCTCTTGCCGTTTAAAAAACCGCCCTCGTAGCGTTCGCCGTTGGGCCAGACGGCGACGCCGCGGCCGTGATACTTGCCGTTGGCAACCTCGCCCTCGTAACGTTCGCCGTTGGGCGATACACCGACGCCACGACCGTGTGCCTTGTCGTTGTGGTATTCGCCCTCGTAGCGGTAACCGTTCGGCAAGACAGTGATGCCGTGACCGTGCCTATTGCCCTCGAAAAAGTCGCCCTCGTAGCGCTCTCCATCGGGCCAGACATAGGTGCCGCGGCCATGACATTTGCCGCCGGCAAAGCCGCCCTTGTACGACGCGCCGTTTGAATAGGTCACGTCTATGTTACCCACAAGGCAGTCATTCGCCCACATGCCGACATGCACTTGCCCAGACGCGTGGTCGGTCTGCGCGCCGTGACCGCATCGCTTCCCCTTGTGCCATAAGCCCTCGTGGTTCCACCCTGCCGAGTCGATGCGCGATCCGGGACCGTGGGGCAGATCATCCTCCCACATGCCCTCGTGACGCGAGCCATTCTTGTATACACGGCGGCCAAAGCCACGCATCAATCCCGCCTGCCATTGGCCCTCGTAGCGGGGTTGGTCGACGAGCGGCGCTTCAGAAACAGTCGGGCGGCGGCGCAGGCGAAGTGCGGTGCCGGGCGCTCGATGGTGCGTCGGAAGGCAGAGTCCAAGGCCGTACCCGTGCGGCAGTCCGTCCACGGTGTCGCCCCAATAGATACGGCCGCGCGCCACGACGCCTCCTACGTCGGCACCAACTGGCCGAGGCACCCTCGACTGTGCCTGGTAGAGCCATCGCCAGGTCTTGCCCGACGCTTCAAAATGTTGGTGGAGTGAGGGACCAAAATGCAGCAGGCACAGGCGCTTCCACAGGATGTCGTCGTTGGCGAGAAAAAGGTAGCGACGCGATGTCGCCGCCAGGCGCCCGATGACGTCTGGCGACTCGGTCACATAGAACATGTAGAGGACCAGTTCGTCGGGGAGGCTGTCCAAAGTCGCCATGCGCTCTTTTCGTCTTTTTCGTCTCTCTTTTTTTTGGTCTGCTTTTGTGTCTTTTTGTCGTTGGTGTGGCCTTGTCTTGCGCGGCGGTGCCTCTCTTTTTTGTTTTTTTTTCGGGTTGCCCTCTAAAATGGCAGACAATCGTCGCCCGCTCGCCTGTGCGCACAGTAAAAAAAAAGGAAACGATTTTACCATTCGTTGTTGGCGTAGAGGCCCGCAACAAAAAATTATCCGTCCCCAAAAAGTGATCTCGACCGAATGGTGTGTAGTCACCGTCAATGAGTGGCCGGCTGGCCGCTTGACCAAACTTGCCGGTTCACCTATTTGCACTACCGACAAATCAAAACACATAAAAAATATTTTTTGGAAAGACAGATCCCGATGGCAAAGCGACAGCCTTTTTACGATCGAGTTTATTTATGACGTAAAAAAAAGGGGCAGCGGCTTTGGGTTTCGGCCGAGATTGCCTCGTTGGTCGGTCATTGGCCGTGCGGTGGCGATGCCATGAAAAAAAACTGTGCATGGGCCACGAAAAAAAAATGATGCGGCCCGTGGACCGAGTCGCCGCAGGCTCCTTTGGTTTGGCCGCGGCAAAAATTGTATCGCTCTTTTGCGCTGTACGGTCGCTAGCAACGCCTTTTTTTTGATTGGAAGGTCCTCAAGAATTCAGATTCTTTGGGGGGGGGGGAGGGGAAGAGCAGAATAGCGAGGCTTTTTTGGCTCGCCTTTTTTTTGCTGTTGTGCGCCAACAGAAACACCATGGACGACCTGCCCGACGAGGTGTTGGCCCTCCTTTTCGCCCCTCTATCTTGCATCGAGCGGCTGCGGTGGGTCGTGCCGGTATGCAAGAGATGGCGCGCTGTGGCAAGCGATCGCGGTGCCACGGGCCGATCCTCGTGCGTCGAGACCCATTCGCCTACCATGACCGCGGCGGGCTGGTTCGATCGCCAAAGAAAGAGGAAGCGCGCGTGCGAGCGTGCCCTCGCCCTTGGCCATGTCGATTGCCTCCTTTCCACGCGCCCGCCGAGCGGCGAGTTGGACGCGCATCTCTGGCGCTTTGCCGCACAGTTTCCCGTCGACGCCGCGGCTCTGGACGCGCTTAATCGCGTGTCAAAAGGCGCACCATGCAAGGACAATGTGCTGCGCATAGCCCTCGCCCATGGCCAATTGCGTTGTGTGTCGCTGCTCCTCAAGGCCGGAGCGCAGTTTAAAAGTGTCGATAAAGTCGAGTGCGCTTGCCGCTACAGCCACCTCTGGGCACGGTGGCTGTGCAACGACGCACCCGACGAAAAGACACATGCGGCCTGTCTGCGTCTCCTTCTCGATGACGCCCAACGCGTCAACGACGATACATGCTACGAAGCCGCCGCTGAAGGTCATGTCGAATGCCTGCGCGTTCTTCTCAAACACGGCTATTCGTGCGGCGAAGGCGCAGCCGCGCATGCGGCCAGGACCGGGCGGCTGGATATGTTGCGGCTCATGCACGAGTACAATCATACGTGGCATTGGACCGCGACAGAGGGCGCTGCCGAGGCTGGCCAAATCGACTGCCTGCGCTATCTTCACAAGATTGGCTGTCCCTGGGACGAATCCACTACACGGTATGCCGCCTCACGGGGTGACCTGGCCTCGCTAGCCTATGCGCATGAGAATGGATGCCCCTGGAGCGACCAAGTTTGCGCGGTGGCCGCCAAGTACGGGTACCTCGATTGCCTACGATACGCGCGCGAAAACGGATGCCCGTGGGATCGAGAGAGCGTCATTGCAGCAGCGACCCCTGTCGGACATGACAGGCGCTGTTGCTGTTGCCAATGCTGTGGCATAAATGAAGACGATCGAGCCGCATGCCTCGCCTATGCGCTCGCACAGCAAGACGACACCAACGGCGTCGCCTGATGCCGAGCAGCAGACCCGGCGCCGACCGATCAGCCGCCGTCTTGGCATAGACTGTTTTTTTCCTGAGCGGACCACGAATCGTTGACCGAAAAAAAAAAGAGACACCAACACCCATGATATTTTATACGTGTGGGCATTCTGAGCGCGCGCACGACAAAGTAGTTGCATAATAAAATAAAATCTCCATTCTTTTGACGATACGCGTCTGCGTCCCGGCAATCTTTATGCACGCTTACGGCCTCCCTTGTCGGCGCCACGGCATCCGTTGGTGGAAGCAAAAAAGTAAAAAAAAAAGTAAACAACAATGGCACCGTCTCATACAACCGTGGCCAAGTCGCGCTCCCCGTCCGCCTCTTGTCGCCTTTCTTTTTCAACCCACGCCCGGCAGTCTCCAACGCGCCAAGGGTGTGTTGGCTCGTCCTTTTTTTTGTTACTTTTTTCTTTTTGTTTCACTCTTTTGCGCCTTGCGATGGACCATTGTCGGTGTTTTGTCAATGACGCAGTAGACAAATTTTGGAGCCTGGCGCCGACATTGGTGCGCTTTCGGGATTGGACAATGACAACAAAAATATCTAGGCAATCTTTTTGGTCGTCTTTGGCGAGACGCAAGGACCAGCACCGCGACTGCAGCGAGGGCGCACACAAAAATCCGACGGCAACATGAACCACCCACCCACGACACCATCCCTGGACGATTTGCCCGACGAACTTGTTCTGGCGGTCATCAAGGCGTCGCGGTCGATCCGCGTGGCGGGCTCTCTCGCGGCAACGTCGTGGCGCCACCACCACCTGGCGACAGACGAGTCGGGTGGCGCGCCTTTTACGTGGACCGCTTTGGTCCGCCAGTCGCCTTTGACTACTTTCTCGCCAAGGGCAGGACCTGGCGCTGGCTCTACCAGGCCCGCATGCCCATCTGTCCGACGGCGCCAAGGTCGGTGGGTACCGCGCTGGGGAGCCACTATGACTGCTCAGGCGACTGGCTCTACGGCCAACCGATGAGCAACTATGTCTACTCCGGCGACTGGTTCGACGGCCGTCCGCACGGCCTGGGTCTCATTGCTCGTCTGGAAGAGGAAACCGACAACATAGCCGATGAGTGCAAAAGCAATCCGGCAGCCGCGAGCGGAAGTCGCCTGATCTTGCCTGCGCCCCCACCGTATAAACGGCCGCCGACAACAAAGGGCGACGATGTGCTGGTGTGGCAACACGGCGACATATATACGGGAGAGTGGGAAAATGGCCATCGCCACGGGTCTGGCATCATGACCTACTGCGACGGTACCCGATACGATGGCGAATGGAAGGCAGGCCGCCGGCACGGACGTGGCACCTTTTACGGCACACACGGAGATACGGTCAGCGGCGACTGGCAGTATGATCAATGCCACGGAAAGACAACTGCGACCTCTCCAGGCGGCACATTGACGGGCACCACATGGCGAGGCGACTTTACGGATATCGTGACGTATGAGTATGGCACATGCGGCCGCGCTTGGGGCCACTGGATTGAGGGGCGCTTTGGCGGTGGGGTCATCTTTCAGACGCACACCGATGGGTCGTCCTATAGAGGGAGTTGCGATCGAGGCCGCGTCCACGGCTTTGGCGTACTGCAACTGGCGGATGGCCGCCGCTACGAGGCGCAGTGGGACGAAGGGAGACTGTTCGGTTACGGAATTGTCACCTATCCCGACCAGTCTCAGTGCGAGTGCCTTTGGCTAAACAACCGACGCGAGTCTGAAAAAGTCGTCGCGCATGGGCAGTCGTCCACCGACAACGGCGGCGGCTCGTGCTCGTGCTTGGCGTGCCGAGATGCAGGCGCCATGGGACCCGAGAGGGACATGGACCCTTTGGACTGGATCGCTGGAAACCATGCGTACTTGCTTGTTTGTTAGCGTGCCTGTTGGATTGCAAAAAAACCTCTTGCACATAAACACGAACTGACGGGTTCATGTATGTCGCGTGCGGTCGATGCGCCGACAAGGCCGTACCTTTGCTCGGGCGTGGTTTTGTGTGCGTCCCAACAGGCCGTCTTGCTCGGGCCAATCTGGTGCGAACCGGGCGCAAGGTCACAGTGTCTCACCCTGACTGGCGATCGACTCTATAGCGGCCAGCGTGATCCTTCCATTGCCCAAATGGTCGCGCGTCCGTGCTCTACGCCGGCGGCCCACGGCGGGAGGGCGAGTGGCAGCGTGGCGAGTTACCAAGTCGCGAGTCACGGCCAGACAAAAATGGTGGCCGGTGGTGCGTATGCATGTGGCGCATGCCGCGACGGCTCCGACGTGTGCAAAAATGTCCAGAGACGTCAATGTGGGCCTTGCGTCTCATATTGACTTTTGTTGGGGCGGCATGGAAATTGATCGGCAGCGCCCCTCTTGCACTGTCCGATTGTTTCCTCCGACGCCGTACGTCTGGATTTGGGCGGGAGGCAGCGCGTGGGTACAATTTCAACGCCACACCACAAGGAAGAAGAGGTTGCTAATGACCTTTTTTTCTGCGAGGCGCCTCAACAGGACAAGACCAGTGCTTGCGGATCAGTTAACCGATGACTAAAATCCGGGATTTTGTGGGGATTTTTTGATTTATATGATTTTTTGGTTGGACAATTCGCTGTAGATTAGCCGACGGCTAACCGATCCGCAAGCACTGGACAAGACCCTCGGAATCGTTAAAAAAATACGAAATTTTGATGATCGTGCGCGGTGCGGTCGCCTAGCGCATGCAACTGCCCCTCACACGGCCCGCTTTATATTTGAAGAGAGGCTTGGCGGATCGCGGCAAGCACGAGCGCAAGGCCTGCCAGTCGCTCGGGTCGACGAGAAGCGGACGCAACAGCATGACCAAATACTTTTCGCCCGATGCGTCGCGGTCCAAATCGAGATCACAAAAGGCGCACAGCGCACCGCCGGGCAGAAAGTCGTCTGGGACGAGTCGCCGCATTCGCGGCCACGGCGGCGTGGTCACGCTCTCTAGAGTCGGTGCGCCGCGTCCCGGTGTCTGATCCCATGCCCCGTCGAAATTGCGCGCCGTCGGGTCGCGCGATTCGGCGGCTGGCGATCCAAAAGGCGGGCGATGCGCTTCCAACCAGCGCGCTGCAGAGACCGTATCCCCGCCGTTGTAACCCTGGGTAATGTTGTGTTCTAGGTCGCCGATGGGGACGCCGACGACAGCGGCCACAAAGAGGGTGGACGTGCCGACGGCGCACCGTTCATCGAGGTAGGGGTTGCGTCCAAACCTGCCGGCAGCGACCACACACGCCGTCACATGCGGGCTCTGCATCACAGGAGGCCCGACCGAGAATTTGGATCGACGCCGCGGTGGTATGGAGACATCGTCTTTACGGTCGTGACACATGGTGTCGATGCAGTCGTCACGTCCATAGACCACGGACGCGATCATGGGCACAGTGTGACCGATGGCGTTGCGCGCGATCCACGTAATGACTGCGACGTCGGCGCCATCGCGCGCCACGTCGACAACCGCCTCTTGCCACGAGCGTGCACGGCTGGTTGCCATCCATGCGGCCGCAGCGGCGGCATCACCGAGAGGCGCACCAGACTCGCGGGCGAGCCAGGCAACGACGCCCACGTGGCCGCCTCGCACGGCGGCACCGAGGGTGTAGCCGTAGCGCGCCTGCCGCACGAAGTGCGTCAATGGGAGACGACGGATTTCGGCGGCCTTTTCGACGCGCGCACGCCACCAGCGACACACGCGCGCGGCAATAAACCACCACGGATCGGGCAGATGCATCAGCACGGCGCACATGACCTCAGCGGGCAGGATTACGTGTTCCATTCTTCCCTGTCTTGTCGTGGTCGGGCGGGTTTCGTTGTCTGGTTTGGGGATGCGCACAGATGCGCCGACACTTGTAGCGCAAACTCGCAAGGACCTTTTTGCAACAACGATTGCGCTTTCTGCTGGCGGCGGCTCATTGGTTGGGCATTGTCCGAGGCGGCATGGACGGTTGCTTTGCCAAAAAAAGGCGACCAGCCACCGGGAGAATACGGGACGACCGACAACAAATACTGCAAGACGAGACAGGCAACTTCCCTTTTTTTTCCTGATGATTGGGCAGCCCCTCGTGGCCCACCACTTGGGCAGCCTTTGTGGCGTACCCAAAACACTGGCAATGGCCCAATGACAAAAAAAAAGGTTTGGTGTGCGCGGCGAGAGCCAAACCCAGGGCAAATCCCGAACGCGACGATCGTCGCGGCCCATGGCGACTTTGAACACGACCACGGTCGGCGCAATTTGGTCGAGGACCGCGCCGTATTTCCTCTATGAACATGCGGCCGCTTTCAAAACCCGCCACGAAAAGAAGGACCAGGGGACCGGAACCTGCCGGTCGCGTTGGCCATGTTTTATGTCAAAAAATAAACATTTTTTTTATTTTTGTTTGGCCTGTCAGGGCGGCCGAGCCGCGGCACCGCGGGTGTATACGCCCGCGGTTCGGGTCCTCTTGCCTAGAGGGCGGTAGTATCGTCAGTGGCCACGGCAGAGACGCAGGCACGCTTGCGGAGCGCCCTCTTGAGACACGGCATGTGCATATTGAACGCCATATGGCACTCGGCACCTGGCCACTCTTGGCAAAATTTATAGGCCTTGATGCCAAGCATCGTGTTCATGCCGAACGGGCGGTGTATTTCGCCGCGGTTGTTACCCATTGCGCTGGCCAACTTTTCGGATGTATAATTGTCGAGACCACACTCGATAAAATCGGTCATAAGGTCGGCCGGGTCGGGTACGATGCAAAGGGCATCCTCTGGTGCGTCGAGAGACCGCAGCGCCTCCCTAATGGCATCGAGCGCATAGTCGGGTTTGGTAGACGGCCATTGGGGCCGTCGATCCTCGTCTGCGGTCGGGTCGGCAGAGTGGGTGTGCGACTTTTTGGTCGAGTGCATACTGTCGGTCGACGGGTGAGATGAATCGGCGCCAGCGTCTGTTAAAAACACACACGCCAACACAGAATTGCGCGTGATGTCGCGGCCGTTGGTGCACACATCGAACCCGCTGATTGGGTGCGCCGCCGCGCTGTTGCGTGCTTGGCGACCCGCTCCAATGTCGGATCGCGACGGTTGGGTCATCTCCTGCGCCAATAAAAAAAAGAACAACGATTGTGGAGCGGTTTAGTAAGGAAAAGTTTATTTGGGGCCAAAAAGACGCGTGCGTCGATGGTTGCACGTGGCGCCGCACAGCGGCTGACGATCGGCCGCGGCCAACGGCAGAGCAACCGGCTTCCGCCCGATGCAAGCCGTCAAGAAAAAGGGATCACGAGCAGAACAGACGAAAAACATTGCGTATGAATTGTAAAACAGGTAATTTGGGTTCCTGCCCACAATATCGTCTCGCCCAAATTGTCCACATGTTTGTCCACATTCACGTCTATTTTTGTTGTCGGCTTGCAGCCGGCTTCGTGCGCTCGGCCAGAGGGTGGCCGGTCGGTCGGCCTAGACACAACCGCCGTCCAGCATTGGTATGCAAATCGATTGTCGCACCTACACCATCGGCATCAGGAAAACGGCCCGCCGTACGACCATAAAAACGGCGGCCGCTTGCCGCCGTAACAGCCCCCTCTCAGGCGGTGCCTCCCGGGGGACGGCGGCAAGCACGAGTGCAAAGCCTGCCGGTCATTTGGATCAATGAGAAGCGGACCCAATAAATCGAGCAGATAGACCGTGCCCGACGCCGTATAATTGCAGTCTGTGTCGAGGCTGCAAAAGGTGCCCAGCACACCGTTCGGTAAAAGGTCGCACGGGCGCAGTTGCCTCATCCGTGGCCACGGCGGCGCTGTCACGTCCTCTGGCAGTGCCGTGGCGTTGAGCGTTGCCGGATCGAGTGTGCTATCGCTATTGTGTGCCGTTGAGTCGCACGGGTTGCTGGTTGGCGGCACAAACGGCGGACGGTGCGCTTCCAACCAACGCGCTGCAGAGAGCATCTCCCGAGCGCGACTCTCTCGAGCGGTACACGTGCCTGCGATTTTGGGTTCGAGATGGTCGATCGGCAGGCCGACGATGGCGGCCACAAAGAGCGTGGACGCGCCCACTCGCCACATGTCGTTGTTAGAGTGAGGCTCACGGCCAAACTTGCCGGCCGCCACCGCACATGCCGTTGCATGGGCACCTATGCTCATGTAGCCTCCAGGTGGGAACCTTGCCCAGCACGAGTGCGGCGAGGTCCCGACGTCGGTGACGGTGCGCTCGCAGAGAATTGCATCGACACAGTCGTCACGGTCATAGACCACAGCCGCCGCCATGGGTAGGGTGTGTCCGACCGATTGGCGCGCGATCCAAATAACAACCGCAACGTCGGCGCCCTCGCGCACCGCATCCACGACGGCTTCTTGCCACGAGCACGCGGCCCTGGTGGCCATCCATACGGCGGCAGCGGCGGCTCCGTCCAGAGGCTCGTCCAACTCTTGAACCAGCCAGTCGATAACGCCCACGTGGCCGCCGCGCACGGCAGCGTCTATCGCGAGGCTATAGGATACTTGCCGTAAGAAATGGTACCCGGGTTTACGACGGATTCTGGCAGTCTCTTGGATGCACGCGCGCCACCACCGACAGGTGCGCGCGGCCATGCTCCACCACACGTCGGGCAGATTTAGGAAGATGGCGCACATGGTTTCAGCGGGCAGAGCCGCTCCTTCCATATTTTCTTGTGGTGGGCACGCGGATTTTGTTTTTGTTTGCGAGTGCGTACAAATACGCCGGTGGCTGCAGCACAGACCCGCGGGCGGGTCTTTTGCGGCGCGCTTGGTTTTCGTCAGCGACAGCGACCAATCGGCCGGCCATTGTTGCCCGAGTTGGCGCGAGCACTCTTCACCACAAAAAGGCGGCCAGTCGCCAGACGGAAGGGTCAAGGGCGACAGGCATCGCTGCGCCCGCCCTTTTTTTTACACAACCAGGGGACCTACCACGCCAACCACTGGGTCCACAAACACTCCTTGTGTCGGGCCTGCGGCATCGACGCTCGTGATGGTGAGAAAAAAAAGAAGAAACCGCCGTGGAAAAAAAGATCCTGAAAAAAAGGTGGCAGGCGTTGTCTTTGTTTTTTTTGGTCGTTGAGAGGGGGGGGGGGAACACGGCAAACACACAATTACGATGGGGCCGAAATATGCGAGGCAATGACTGCAGCGCGGCCCGCAGCGCACCGACACGCGTCGTCTGTGCATTCCTCTGCACAATGGCGCGTGACCTTGGCGTCAGTGAGCACACTGTCGCACCACACTCCGCGCAGCACCGATCCGTCTGTGTAGGTCAGGTAGCCTGGGCCGTGTGCGCGGTCATTGCGCCATATTCCGCTATGCCGCTGCGAGTCCATAGATGTACGCGGATCTATTGGGCTGTCGCGACCATGCTGTTGGTGTTCGTGGCGACCTGTGGACGTCCATGTCGACACGCCGTGGCCATGTCGGTTGCCGTTGTGCCACAGCCCCACGTACCGGTTGCCATTGGGCCAGGTTAGGACGCCGTGACCACATCTATCGTCGTCGAACCATTTGCCCTCGTATCGGGTGCCATTGGGCCAAGTGAAGACGCCGCGGCCGCACTTCTTGCCGTCTTGGCATTCGCCCTTGTAGCGGTTGCCATTGAGCCAAGTGAAGACGCCGTGGCCGTGCACCTTGTCGTCGCGCCATTCGCCCTCGATTCGCCCGCCAGTCCACGTTAACGCGCCACGGCCGTGCATCTTGTCGATATGCCACTTGCCCTCGTAGTGCTGGCCGTCGGGCCAGGTGTAGACTCCATGGCCGTGCCTCGTGCCGTCGTGCCACCCGCCTTGATAGCAATGACCTCCGAAACCGGTGAAGACGCCATGGCCGTTCCTATCGTCGTTGTGCCATTCACCCTCATAGCGCCAGCCGCCAGGGCGGGTGAGGGCGCCATGGCCGTGCCTCTCGCCGTCCCGATATTCACCTTTATAGCACGAACCGTTTTCGTAGAGTCGACAGCCACGGCCATGCATCAAGCCGTCTCGCCATTGGCCTTCATATCGGTGTTCACCGGTAGCATTACGCGACATTGTGGCAGCATTTGGGTCGCGCCTCATGCGAACGCCAGTGCCCAGGACTCGATGGCAGGTCGGCACCCAGAGACCGAGGCCGTATCCGTGCGGTAGCCCGTCTGCGGTATCGCCCCAGTAGACGTGGTCGCGCGCGATGACGGCGCCTACGCCGGTGCCCGTCGACGGTGCCGTCCTCGACTGCGCCCGATAGAGCCAGCGCCAGTCCTTGCCCGATGTCTCAAAATGCTCGTGTAGGGGCGGACCGTAATGCGATAGGCACATGTACTTCCAAAGAGCGCGGTCGGCGGCGAGAAGAACGTAGCGCCGAGACGCCATCGCCAGGCGCCCCACGACATCTGCCGACTCGCTCACGCATAGCATGTGCAAGACCAGTTCGTCGGGGAGGCTGTCCAGGGTCGCCATCTCTTTTTTTTCCTTTTTTTTTGTGCTGGTCTTTTGTTGTACTTTGCGTATATTTTTTTTTGAGCAGAGGGCGGGTTTCTTTGTGTCGCATCGTAAAGGCCTGCTTTTCTTTGCGCCGGACCCGCGTGCGCAGGCCAACCGCGCCGCCACCACCCACAGGGAAAAAATGCGGCGCACGCGCTGGCCGACCGACCAACCAAAAAATACGTAAAACAAAAAAAGAGAAAACAATAAAACAAATAGGGTGGGGTCGCCTTGTTGCAATGTCGTCGGCACGACAAATTTGTTTCTCGCGCTGCCCAATGACGCGCCAAACCGAGCGCATCGCGGCAAAAAAATTCAAAAAGGAAAACCACACACACGACAAGAGGGGCCTTTTGGCCAACACCTGTCGTTGTGTGTTTGTGTATTGCGTACAAGCGCCAGATTATGAAAGACCTGCCCGACGAAATTCTCGCGCTCATCCTTGCCCTGTTGCCCTGCCCCGACCGTGCGTGTGGGGCGATGGCGGTCTGCAAGAGGTGGCACGCCATCGGCGGCGACCCCGGCGCCATGGGCCGACCTCTGTGCACCCGGCCAGAGTCGCACCCGCCGGGTGCAAAGGGTTGCTCGACGCGCGATATCAAAAAGAGGTCGGCGGCGTGCAATCGCGCGCTCTGCCTTGGCCACGTCGACTGTCTCTTTTCCATGCGACCACTAGACGGCACGTTGGACGACCATCTGTGGCTGTACGCCGGGATGAATCAGATCAACGTTTCCACCTTGGATGCGCTCGACAGTGTGGCAAAGGGCACAGAACATTATGACGACCTGCTGCAAGAGACCCTCGATCGCGGCGACGTCGCCTGCACGGCATGGCTCATCGAGAGAGGCGCGCGCTTTGGCAACGTCGAAGAATGCGACTGTTACCCCTCGTGTACGCATGAGAGGAGCGTGTGGGTGTGCGACAAGGACGTCGACGGCCAGGCGCACGCGGCCTGTTTGCGCCTTCTTCTCGACGACGGCCAGCGCGTCGACGCAGATGCATGCGAGCAGGCCGTCCATGCAGGCCACGACGAATGTCTACGTGTTCTTCTCCAACACGGCTACCCCTGCAAGGACACCTTGTCCGGATTCGCGGCCGAGCATGGACGCCTGGACGTGTTGCGGCTCATGCACGAGCACAAACACGAGTGGAGCACAAACGCCACACGGGGCGCCGCCTATGGTGGGCACATCGACTGTCTGCGCTATCTTTATGAGATTGGCTGCCCATGGGACCAGTGGACGTGCTACTGGGCCGCAAGAAGGTCAAGTGTCGACTGCCTGCAGTTTGCGCACAGACACAAGTGTCCCTGGGACAAGAACACTCTGGTGGGGGCCGCACTAAAGGGCAGTCTGGCGACGATGACGTATGCCCACGAGAACGGATGCCCGTGGAGCGACCAAGTTTGCGTGGCGGCCGCACAGCGCGGGAGTCTTGTTTGTCTGCAGTATGCGCACGAGCACGGATGCCCGTGGGACAGCCATGTCTGCACGACGGCCGCGCGATACGGACATCTGGACTGTCTACGGTACGCGCACGAGAACGGCTGTCCGTGGAACAGCCGAGTTTGCACGATGGCCGTGGATTATGGTCATCTCGACTGCCTGCAGTACGCGCGCGAGAACGGATGCCCGTGGGATCGACAGAGCATCATCAGGCGCTGCGAATGCCCGCCGAATCGGGCCTGCCGACGTATCATGTGCCCCAACAACGATAGACGGCGCCTGTCCGGGCGGGCAGCGTGCATGTCCTATGTGCTCGCGCAGCAAGATTGACGACACGTCGAGCGGGGTGGGATGCAAGACAACGCGACCTGCTGTCGTCTGACCGATCGGTCGACCGAATCCCTATCGATTGCGGCCCATCCGCCGACAACAAGCATACGCCGGGACAATGCATGGACTTTTTTTGCATGTGGTGTTGTCTTTTTTGTCGGCCGCGCAGACCCACTGGAGCGATTGCCAAAAAGAAACCTTTTTTTTTTATGATCCACCCAAAGAAAAAAATAGTGCGGCCCCTTTTTCAACACTTTTTCTAGGTTTATATCGTGGCGCAATGGTCTGTGCCTTTCACCTGGTTCGGTCGGCCGATCGCCGCCTGGTGCCGCATGGGATGGCCTGCTCTTTTGCGCCAATTCGGCGGGGCTGTGCAGATGGGAAAAAAGGCGCCACGCCGAGGACCGGCCCCCGGGGCGAATCGCTGCGGTCTGAGTTCCTCCTCTGCTTTCGTCTGCGATCCGGGTGGGGTTTTGTGGGCGCGCACGGCGCGTGTCCGCCAGCACCAACAGCAGAGAGGGCCAAATGCAAATAAAAAAATAATTTTGTGGCGACATGACCAAAAAGGGGCGGTCGCCATCTGGTTGGGCCAGAAGGGGCCGTATGGGCAATCGCTTGCCGCTCATAAAAAGGTCGTGCCGTTGCATACGACAATTCTATCCCCAACGACACGGACGAGCCACAGGACCAGACGAAAAACAAAAAAGACCACACACATATCCCTTTGGAGACCGTTAAACACTCCGGGTTGCATAATTGCCCGAGGACCAATGAGGAATCTTATGGAAAGACCTTCAGCCAGTTGTTTGATTCTTTTGATTAGGCATTATTTGCGGTTTTCTAAAGGATATACAACGCATGGCAGGATTGGGTGCTGTGATCGTCGTGGGCATTTCAGGCGCATGTGGAATGGCCGCGGGACTCTGTGCCGGCGGCACCGCGGTACTCTTGGGACCTCGCGTGGCGTGCCTCGTGCCGTATATGATCTCGATGCCGACTGTGTTGGTCGGCCTGCCGGGCGCGGGCATGCTCGCGGCCTTTCGTGCCATGCCGCGCGCATTTCGTCGACCCAGCGCCGTCGACGGTTCGCTCTGGGACACGTGCCTCATCGCAGGAGTGACGGGTGGGTATGGGTTGGGCTGCTTGGGTGCCCTCGCCGTTCCCCCGACATGGGACGTTGCGTCGCGCCTCATCCGCCCGCCCAGAGAGACAACAGACAACAACTAGGGCAATTTCTTGTCGCCCCCTTTTTTTTCCTTTCAACACCGCGAGTCCGACAAGACCCGCACAATGATGTTTTTCTAGTCGGCATTGTCCTTTTTTTCTCCTGTTTTTATGTACCGAATAAAAAAGATTGCGGTGGCGGCGCGCGCCCTAGACACGAAAATAGACTGCGATTGGTTTGCCTTTTTTTCCGCCTGGTCGTGTGCAACGCAGAGGATCATGGCGGTGCACGGCCCACGCAAAGAAGAATGCGTGGGCCACGCGCGCCCGGTCCCTTGAGCAGCATACGACGCCAGAGCACAGATAGGCAAGGGGACCGACAATCTTTTTTTTATCTTTACACAGCGTGTACGACGATCATTGAGCACCGACGCCATGTGCACGCTTGCGCTCGCCAGGCAGACCCTCGCCAACGCAACTAAAACCATCGACAGGAACATGTGCATGATCACGCCCATCGACGTCATCACCGAGGCCGACACAATCAAAGACGCGCGCGGGCGCGGCGTGCCTCATGCCGTGTTTTACGACACCAGCGACAAGGTCGTCGTGTTTCCGGATCACATCCCTGGATTCGAGGCCAAGTACGAAAATTACTCCTTTGCATGGAGCGACGCATGTGGGTGGACCGACGCGTGCCAGGCGGGCGACCGCTGTGCCGCCTACCGCACGCTCCAGTCTATAGCGCAAAAGTTGCGCGCCAACGGTACCGACGCCCAGGTGGTGAGCGCATGGGGCAGTAACAAGGGCCACTTGGGCCGTGTCACCTTTGATGACGGCGACCAAGCATGCCCCACCAAGGACCGTGAGGTGGCCGACATTGCCCTTTGGGTATGGACCACCAACGGCGACCTCGTCTCTCTTCTGTGGCCCGACGTCGACGCTCCCCTCGCAAGCGCCAGAGGCCGGTCTTGATTGCCCTTTTCGTTACGAGCGCCCTCGGTCGACGTCTGTGCGCCCTGGCGATACGCCATGGTGTTGGTTGACATGGTTGCCCCGAGCGCGCCGCACAGCGTCCACTAAAGACACACAGACCCACGAAAAATTGAAATAAAAAAAAGAGTCGTCAATGGTGCCGGCATTGGTGTGTCTGTGGCTTTGACAAGAGCAAAAAGGCAGTCTCAATCGGCAAGTCTCACAATGATCGGCGACAACCATCACACGGCCATGACGCAGGTCATTTTCGTGTGCAAAGGAGCACACGGCAGGGCGTTAGCGCCTTTTGGCGGGGGCCACGCAACCTGGCCGGTGAAATCGCGGGTGTGTGTGTGTGTGTGTGTGTGTGTGTGTGTGTGCGACCGCCTCTGCTCAAACACAAGGCAGGCCAATGGCAAGAATGAGGATTATACATTCGCATATGCTGGTCCAATCAAACAAAGCAGACCTTGCACAAAGAGAGCCGAGAGGGGGAAAGGGACACAATTAACTACAAACGATCGATGGACGACCTGCCCGACGAGGTACTGACCCATTTAGTCGGGATCGCGCCGTCTGCGGTAGCCGACCTCGCCCCCGTATCAAAGCGGCTCTGCCGCATCGCGACCGACGACCTTTTGTGGAAGGCCCTCTACACCCGGCGGTTTGGCCCTCCACAGTCGACGGGCTTTTTAGACTGTGGAAAAGACTGGCGCTGGCTCTACCGCGCCCAGTTGCCCGTCGACCTCGGACATAGGGGCGATCTCGTGGGCACCGCACGTCGCGGCAACCTTGTGTACTCGGGCGACCTCCTCGACGGTCTGCCGCATGGCTGGGGGATCATGGTCAACCTGATGCCTCGCCCAGACTCTGATACGGAACCATATCATCATTCCATCTACTGCAACCCGACCTGGGTCCCGCACAATCATCTGCGCCCGTCGACTTTAGAGGACGAATTTACGTATGTCGAGCGCTACGAGGGCGAGTGGAGGCGCGGGATGCGGCATGGCATGGGCACCACGATATACACCCGCGGTGACCGTCACAGTGGCAAATGGCACGACGGCCGTAGGTGTGGCGACGGCGTGTATGAGGCGACCAACTGGCGCATAGAGTGCATACGGCATTGGGGTCGGTACGCCGACATAACGGCCACAGCGGGCGGATATGTGTGGACGGGCAAGGTGGAAACCTCTGTTTTTTCTGGTACACTGTCCATGCGACACATTGATGGTGCCCGTGCCATGGGCGACATCGTCAAGGGTCGCTTTGAGGGCATCGCGATCGTGACTTGCGCGGATGGCACGCACTATGCGGGCCAGTGCTACCAGGGCAGACCACGAGGAGTCGGGACACTGATTTTGCCCGATGGCCGCCGATACGAGACATCCTGGATCGATGGTGCACCCCACGGCGCGGGCCTCGTGGTCTACCCGGACGGATCGCGGCGTGAGAGCACGTGGGAAAAGGGCAAACGCACGTCGACGGCCCTGTACCACGCGCCGTCTGCCATCGACCCATGTGTGTGTTTGGCGTGCGCCGAGACTCTCGACGACATCTGCAGCGACCGACGTCTCATGCCGCGGCGCTGGCCCACCGAGCGCACGATCCACTTTCTTGGTCGGCTTTCATATCAATGCCAATAGGGCGCCCGGCGCGCCGTAAAAAAAAAAGAAAATTGTGCCGTCCATGCCTTTCTTTGGCGCGGCGCGGCGGCGCGCTGGCTGCGTCTTTTTTTTTAAAAAAGACGATCCAAATATTGCAAAACAATGTTTGGCAAAAAAAAAGACCACAGATCGGATCGCGTCGCTCGGCCTTTTTCTTTCTTTTTTTTCTTGCTGTGTCGGCTTGTTGACTTTTTTTTTTGGAAAAAAAAGAGATGCCGCCAACGGGACGGGCCTGCGATGAAGGTTGCCGCGCCGGCCCGTCGACCGATCTCTGATAGCGACCCTCAATCCAAAAAAAAAGAAAAAAAAGAGCAACGCCGCCAACCCAACCCGAGCACAAAAAGGCGACGGCGATAGAGCGCTAGCCTCCTGTAGTCGCCCGTTGAGCGGCGGCGCACGCTTTTGGGTCGAAAGAAAAGAGTATCCGTGCTTTGTCTTTTTTTTTGGCTCAAAAGAGGACCAACAACCGCGACGGCGACACGGCACGGGATAAATGGGTGGTCATGTGCTGTGCTTTTTTTTTGGTGTTTTGATTGTCTTTTTTTTTCTTTCGGCAGGCTACAATGCGCCGTGCTCCATGTGTTGCCTAGGCGCGCGCCGGCGGCCATGCGCCTGCAGACGCCAAAAGGGATTCGATTCGGGGCGATCTCACCGACGCTATGATCCTCCACGGCATACCGCGTCTGCGCATCACATAGAGGTCGACGTCAAACAGCGAGGTGAACGGCGGCAGTGAGAGGCCCGTCGCGGTCTCGAAAGCGCGGCACGGCCCTTTATGGCGCGCGGCGACTTGATCGTCCAAGTAGGCCTTGAATGCCCTTTCGGCCTCGGGCGAGGCGAGGGCAGCGGCAAAAGGCGAGTCGGGATTGTCGAGGGGCTCTCTCCAGTTGATGTCGTCGTCGGTCAGATGAATGCCCGTCGACGGGCCTGCATAGGCGTTAAATGTGTCGAGCAGTTGACGCTCTGTTAGGTCCTTGACTACCGTGAGGGGCCGGATAATGGGGCGCGGCGGCCCGATGCCCAGGGCGTCGCCTGACGCCAATCTTTCGGCGAGCATATTGGGCATGGACGTGGGCGAATAGTCGCCGCGGCCGCCTCCCCCGGTCGCCCTTTGAAGACGCAACCAGAGCGGGGAGCCGCCAGCAGCCGCTGTAAACTCGCTGTCGTCCTCTGACATCACCCACAGGTACCAGTCGCGCACGAGGCCCAGATCGATCGGGCGCCCGGTGTGGGGCTCGATGACGCCCGAAACGTCGAGGATCGATGCGTCGGGGGCGACGTTTCTGGACCGTTTCAAGGCCATCAGATGAGTGCGGCGGTCGTAGCGCACGACCAACGACTGATATTGATCGTCGTCCAGCAAGAGCCGGGCAAAGGCCTGCATCACACACAACGCCTGTGCCAGCGCGACAGCCTGCGGCCCGGTGCCGGCTCCCAACGCTACAAGAGAGCGCACATAGTCTATGCCGGTGCTGTCATGTGCATCGCCTGCGCGTGCCGAGAATCCAGCAGGCAATCCCAGCACGCGTGCCGGTATACTCTGCAGGAGCAATCTTTGTGCGCGGTCGGCCGCCGCCAACCTGAGCGCGTCCTCGGGTGCCGCCTCTGCCAGCAGGCGCATGATTTGGTACTGCACGTCGGTGGGCACTGATTCTTCGTATTGTGGTTGCGACGCATTGGGCGACACCGAGCGCTCTTGGAATATGCTCGACACCAGTGATGTTGTGGTGTCGGCGCCAGGTGCTTCCGATTGCCATCTTTGCCGCCATGCATCCGCGGCCGACGCCTGCGCTGTGCGCGCCGCCGTACCCAATCTGCGTCGTATCGCGGGCAGGCGCGGTGATGGCACCGGCACGTAAGGACGAGCGTACCAAGGTGCCGCCTGGCCGGGCGGCAGTCTCGGGGCCTCGATATGACCGCCTCGCGACGACGCGAGCAGAGGACCGTACGAGACCAACGGCGCGTCGCGAATCGGCGTCTGGGATGTACCCGTACGCATCATGGCTGTGCTTGTTGGCGAGATTGGGGGTCGGTCGATGTTGGATCGATCGTGTCCAGCGTCGGCGCACGGTTTGTGGTTATCCTCACCGGGGCGTATTTTTCTCTCTGCCGATGCGAACGACGTCGCGACGCCAGAGGGTGCCTCTTTTTTTTCGCGTGCACCTGACCGCCGCGCCCTTTGAACTGCGCGCGTAGGCCGCCTTTTTTCGTGAGGCGGTTTTGACAAAAAAACTGGCTCCGGTGGTGTGGGGCCGTTGCGGGGTCTGACCTCCGCGGCCGCGAGGCGGCTCATTTTTCCCAAAAGAAAAAAAAAGAGAAAAAAATGTGCGGCTCCATCTCGCGAGCGCGGTCGACAACAAGAATCCCTCTCTTCTTTCTACTAGAAAAAAAAGTGGGCGTCTGTCTGGCGACTCGGTGGCGTGTGCGTCTACGCACGACCAAGGCCGAATCCAGCCAATCGTGCGTCACTTTTTGGTTCTGACCATTGTCGTGTTGATATTTTTCCCTGGCCTTGATTGCCGTCTAGAGCCACAAGGCGCAATCCCGCCGGATTGTGTGCCGGGTTCGGGGCACTGCGTCCCACGGGCAATCTCGTTGCCGCCAATTGGCCGCTCAAAATTGGGCATGAATGGTTTTTGGAAACAGTGGCGCAATAGGATGGGGTTATTGCTCCTAAAAAACGCTGTCCGCGCACAAACATACACAGACGCGCCTGCAATGTCAGACGGCACACATGCCATCGCGTCCAACGTGGCCTACCCAGACCTTTTGGCGTTGCCGGATGAAGTCCTCTTTGCCGTCATGGCAATGTGCGGACGGCGTCATGTGTCGCTGCTGCGCGTCGGCGCGGCGTGCCGCCGACTCTACCGGCTGTCCGAAGACAACGCCCTTTGGAAACCGATCGCCGTGCGCCTGGTTGGCTCGGAGGACGCCCTACCGTCCGATATCGGCTCCTCCTACAAGACATTTGTGTGTGCCGCCTACTCGACCACAGTATCGATCGACATAGCCCGCACGGATTACATGCGCAGAGCCACGGAGCACGACCCGTTTCTCGTGCCCGTAAAAACCCATATCACGGTCCCTCTAGCACGTGTTGCGACGCCGTTTCGCCTGGCGTGTGCCATCGCTGGCATGCACCCGCCCATGCGTGTCCATATATGGTTAAAGTCAAAGGGCAGGGGTCCGTTTCGGCTCGTCTACGCGCCCCCGATGTCGCACTCTCTGATGGGCGCTAGACGGTGGTGGGCCTCTATGATTTCGCGCTCTACAACAGGCGGGGCGCCGCCTTGCCTGTCGATCGTCGCGGCCGTGATACGCGTGGGCCGTCCTTCCGATTATGACGACAGCGGGGAATGGAGACACCTTGGGATACCCCCGTGTGCTGCAAATGCTATCGGCTCGGCGCCGGCGGATCTCGACGCCGACTTTCCGCAAATGCGCTATGCGTCGTTTTTCTGTCCCTTGGCCTTGGCGCACCTGGAGCATTGTGCTTGTAGCGCCAAATAAAAACACAAGTCCCACCAACTGTGTATTTTTTGGGCGTCCGAGGAAACAAATTGAGCGAACCGACACCAGGCACGATCGACACAGCCAACAACGCGCGGGGTGCACTTTTAAGAGGAAAAAAGGGGTCGCGCTCTATTCTGCCGGGGACCCGGCAGCGGTCGTATGGTGTGCCCTAAAAACGATTCTTCATCTTTTTTCTATTTTTTTTTCGTTCACTTTGGTGGCCGCCTCTTTGCGCGGGGTGAGGACTGAAATTTCAAGAAAGAAAAAGTCGGCGCCAGACAAAATCGGATGGCGTCAGTCGGGAAAAAGGGACAGCGCGCCACAAAAAAAGGCTCTCCCATCTCGGTGGTCGGCCGTGCTTTGCCTGCGCTCGCACAAAAGGGACACACGCGCGAAATACACGGCACTTTTGCCGGCATTGGTCCATTTTTATGGCGATATCTACAAAAAAAGCCGCCACAAGATCGCGTCGACGCCAAACCGGACAGGCCACACGAAAAAAAAAGAGACTGAAAAAGACTGCTCTGACGAGGCACCGAAAAAAAAAAGAGAAAGAGGGAAAGAAACAAAAAATGTGCCTAGACGACACGCGAGGCGACGAGGGCTCTCTTTTTGGGCGCCTGCCCGACGAAATGGCGGCCCACATCTTGGCGGCACTGTCGTGCCTCGACCGGGTTCGATGCGCGCTACCCGTGTGCCGTCGGTGGCGCGCTCTCGTCTCTGACCCAACAATTACAGAGGCATCGTCGTGCTTTGTCGTCAGCGACGGCAGCGCGCAAGACGACCGTCGATCGCAAGTGTGCTTGCGCGCCGCGAGGCGCGGCCACGTCGAGTGTATGCTTTTCGCGCACGCGCGCGGCCGGCTGCGACCTAGACAGCCGTCTCTACTGCGCAGCCGTCGAGTCGGACGAGGTCGATTGCGTGCGCGCCCTGGACGGTCGTGGTGGCCGATTTTGTCCCAATGATTTGGCAGACGCGGCCATGCAAACCGCCAGCGCCAAGTGCCTCGATTACGCACTGAGGCGCCATGGCACAATCTGGGCCACGTTGGATTGTGGTTGGCACTGCGCGCCAAATGACGTGTCAGCACACGCGGCGTGCATACGCATCCTGCGCGAGCACAACATCAAGCCACACTGGACGGCTGAGCATTTTACATGGACGACCGACCATCCGTGTGCCGAAGCCGCCGCGCATGGCCATCTCGACTGTCTGCGCTATGCGCATGAAAACGGCTGTCGATGGGACGACGTTATATGTACAGAGGCCGCCGCAGGCGGTCATGTAGACGCCCTGCGCTACGCCCACGAGAATGGATGCCCGTGGGACGAAAATACATGCGCCAATGCCGCCAAGGAGGGCCATGTCGATTGTCTGCGCTATGCACACGAGCATGAGTGCCCATGGGACGTGTGGACGTGGTGGAATGCCGCCCGTAGCGGCAATCTCGACTGCCTGCAGTACGCGCACGAAAACGGATTGCCGTGGTCGACGCCCTATGACTTTCAAGTGCTGTACGACTATAGTCGCTGTACCGACGCCATAACAGACGACCAACGCGCCTGCCTGCGCTACATCCGCCAGCACGCCCGTCGGGATGGCGATCCCGACTGTGCCGCGTGCCGCCGGTCAATGGTCGAGTTGGACCTTGGATTCCTAAAAGACCCTCCCGGCGATCCAGCGCCGCGCCAAAGTCCACCCGTCAAGCGCTCGCGCACAGGCTGACCTCTCTCGCAAGGACAGCAAGGCAACAACCACGAGAATAAAAGATGGATTTCTTGTCTTGTGCTCTGGCGTCGCATGACGGCACTTTTCCCTTGGCCGCCTGGCGACAAAAAAAGGCAATTGATCATCGTGTGCCTTTGGGCCTGGTCCGCGCGCGGCGATTCTTTCTGCTGCAAAAAAGGAGACACGCCGAAACAAATATCGCAATTTCGATCCTCTTTTTCCTTTTCTTTTGTTTTTGCGCAGAGAATCGGCGTGCGCTATCCGTCGGGTTTCGTGGCCGCCGCGCGCGGATGGGCGCTTCGTGTGCATTATCGAGTTGATTGGGCGAAAGTGTGGCAACACACATAACCAATAAAAATGCGCTCACAAAAAAAAAGGCGAGCACGCCAACAGACCCCCTCCAAGTTGGCCCTGGTTTTCGTCGAGGCACAAACAAAACCAAAAAACCAAAACCGAGACCTTGCCTCTATCCCCCGCGTTGGCCGACCAAATGGCAGACGGCCCGAGGGACATGTGCCTTGCTGATCTCCCCGACGAAATACGATGCCGGCTCATAGGGTTTCTGCCCACCCGGGACATGGCGACGGCGCGGCTGGCCCACCGGTGCCTGGCCGTCAAGCAGAGCGACCTCGTGAGGGCCTCGCGCCAACACGCCATTTGGCTGCGCACGAGTCCCGAGCGCGCGTGTGTACTCGGCCGGACCGACGTCGTCGCCTATTTGCACAAGCGAAAGCGGATACCCCGCACCCTCAACCTCACCGCTGCGGCCGTCCTTTCGGGGAGCATGGACATGGTGCGCCTGGTGCGCCAAATCTGTCCGCTCTGGAACGAATCCAAGGCGCTTGTCGAATCGCTCAAGAGCCCCAACGCAGACTTTTTTTACAGCCTTTTGGGCGAGAGTCCACGCGCGGCTCTCGGTGTGCTTGCCGTGCACGCCATTCGCGCGCGTCGCGCCGACGTGACCGACTGGCTCATCGCGACCGATCCACCCGGATGGCGCACTGATAACGTCTTTACGGAGGCCGCCAAACACGACAATGTGTCGGTCGTGCGATTCATCTGCGCCGCGGCCCCCATACCCCCCGAGCGGCGTAAGGAGGCCTTTCATACTGCTGTCTCTTGCGACAGCCAAGAGGTCGCGCGCTTTTTGTTTGGCCTCGGCGACTGTTTTGGCTGCTGGCCTATGATGGCGGGCGCGAAAAGATCGCCGTCGACGATCCGCCTCCTCTTGACGCTGCCGGGACTACACGTCGGCGAGGTGATGTATGAGCCAGACGTGTCGGTTCAAGTCGTGCGCCTGCTGTGCGAGGCCTATCCCCAACGTTCGCGACAGCGCCTCCTCGACAGCGCGTCGTCGATCGAGGTGGCGCACTATGCCTGCGAGATCGACCCCGCGGTCGACATCCAGCGGGGTCTCGAAGCCGCCGCCGACGCCGGCAGGTTTGACGTTGTGCGCTTTCTCTACTTTAGAGGCGCACACATGGAGCCGGCGATCTACCGCAACAAGGTGGCCGGGCGGCCAAACACTGTCGATGCCCTTTTGGCCATCGTGCGCGATCACGCAGGGGACGATGCGCGCCGCTCGCTGCCCTGTTGATCAAACCAACACCAAAATAGGCCGTGGCCGCGCCAATGGCGAGCGATTTTCGACCGGGCCGAGCCATCTCCTCACAGGAGCCCAACCCGCTAAACTTTTTTTTGCGCATTACAGACGCGTCATGGCATGAGAAAAAAAAGAAAATGCAACAGCCGCATTTTGAGTTTGCATTTCTTTGAGCGCGGTCTACGCGCGATCTAGCCTTAATTTAAAAGGCAACATCGGCGGGCTCGATTCCCGCTAGAGGCCGGCTCGGTCACGGGCCAGCCGACAAAGCCACGATCCGTTGGCACGGCGCCAGTTTGCGCGGGTCACGCGACAACACGCGACACGATTATGGGCCGAAAGCGCAACCGCCTCCCACCTTTTAGCGCACACGAGTCTTTGGCGTGGGTCTCATAGTTGCGCGGGTTCATGCCTTTTACGCCCGCGCCACCACCCTCTGCCGCAGTCGGCTCTGCTCGCATTGTCGGGTTTTTTTCCAAGCCAGACACCAACGCGCAGCGCTCGGGCAGATTGTCGTTTTTTTATTGACCCCCAACTGGCGGGTGCGTAAAGACCGATGAAGCGGGTCGGGTTCCCGCGCCGCCCGACCGGTATGAAATCGCAAAACGGTCTGAATGGCACGATGGACCAACAGGTCGAGCCATCGCGTGCGCATAGAATCCGGAGATTTGCTCAGCGCGCGCCCATGCCAAAGCCTCCAGAGGCCCGACCCATGGGGGGAGTGCGTGTGATGGGCCGCGTGGGCGGCGCGGGCCGAATACGTAACCGCAAGGCGGGCCAGTCGGCCGCATCGACGAGAAGAGGACGCAGCAGCGCAGCGAGATACTCCTCGCCCGATGTGCCCTCTTTTGTGTCGAGGTCGCAAAAGGTGCATAAGGCGCCGCCGGGTAGGAAATCCTGTGGAAGAGGGTGCCGAATGAGCGGCCACCCCGGCAGTGGGCTTGGCTTCTCCCGCGTGAGGGCCGACCCTTGCACTGAACCAATTTCACCCGAGCGCGCCAGCGTGTCGGCGAGCGGCAGGCACAGCCGCGCAAGCCGCTGCGCCGCTCCGCTTATCCCCGCCGAGTGCCGCGACGAGCGGCACCGTAGCAAAAGACCGTCAACCAAGCGCACCGTACCGATCAAGGCTGCCACAAAGGCCGTCGACGGTCCCACAGGGTACGCACTCAATCCCGACAAGGTGTCGCAACCGCGCGCTGCCAAGCACGCCGATGCACGCGTGTCGACGCGATGCTCGTATGACATGGCATGCAAAGGCCGACAAGGGACAATCGCGCTGTCGTCGAGCAGACGCACGGCGCATTCTGTCCGCTCGTAGGCGATGGCCGCCGCGACGGGCAACGCGCTATCGTGGCCGATGCCGTGGCGCGCGATCCACTCCACGACGTCATCTCGTCCAGCGCGTGCCGCATCTACGATAGCATCATCCCATGAACGCGCACGGCCGGTCGACATCCACGCGGCGACAAGGGCCGCCTCGCCGAGACATACGCCAAATGTGGTCTCCATCCAGCCGACGATATTGGCGTGGCCGCTGCGCACGGCCGAATCCAGCGTGGTACCTGCCGTCAGGCACGCGACAAAATGGTCCATCGACAAGCGGCGATTCGCCGCTGCGGTCCGGACGCATGCGCGCCACCAGCGACACGCGCGCGCGGCGACGATCCACCATGGGTCGGGCAGATGCGCCAACACGACGCACATGATTTCGGCGGGTAGGTCCATTGCGTCTCGTTGGGCCTCTCCTTTTTTGGTGCCTCTCGTGTCGGCTGGCCTGCGTGTTTTTTTTTGCAAATGCCGCTGCGCGAGGCACCAAAAGGACTTTTTTTTCTCTTTGAAACAAAAGACGAAGCAAAACCTGCACCGCAGTCCCTTCTTGGCCCAATCATTTTTTTCTTTTCTCTTTTCTTCCTAGGGCCGGACCCGCCTAGCGCCACGCCCTCCCATTTCCCGCCAACAAAAAAACGCACGAAACCGCCAAGAATCAGCGCTGGGCGAAAACTCGGGGGACTAAGCCGTCGGCCGACGCCAGCCGATTGCCCGCAGGCAGGCACCGGGTGGGCCGGTATGTTTGCTTAAAAAGTCAACCTCTTTTCTGATTGGTCGGGTGCCTCCATAAAGAAAATGACCGGGCCAACTGGTGCTGCCCGTTCTTGGGCGTGGCTCTCTGTTGCATCCTCCCGTGCCTCTGCTGAAAGCAACAGCAAGGCAAGGAGACACTGCTAAAAGGACAAAATAGAAAAAAAGACAGCAAAGGACAGCAAAAACCACACAAAATGGAGCCGAGCGATTCGCCGACAAGCACAACGACAACGATAGACGATCTCCCGTGCGAGATGTTGGCGGCCATCCTTTGCCGACTGGACCCCTGTGACCGGTTTGTGTGCGCGCTGGTGTCGCCGCTATGGAGAGCGTTGGCTTTGGAGGGCCTCGCGTCGAGCCAGCGGTTCGGAAGTCGGCCTCTGAAAAGGCGCACTTTTTTGGCAGAGGCTGTGCGCGACGGCCGCCTCGATCTGGTGCGATGGGCCGTCGAGGCAGGGTGCCCATGGGACGACGACGCCTGCCCCGAGGCCGTGCGCCATGGCCACTTGGATCTCCTGGCGTGGATGCAGACAAACGGCTGCCCCTCGTCTGTCGACCGCTGCCTCGTGGCTGCCGCAGCCGGCGGTCACGTCGATCTCGCCACACAGTTGCTCCAACGTCAACCCCAGCGCCCGCCAAAGTTTCGGTGCAAGGAGCGCCAGGCCGAGTACGACGCCGCCCGCGAGGCGCTCCGGTGTGCGATCAAACAGGCCACGTTCAATGGCAACTGTGATGTCCTTGCGGTGCTCCTCAAAGATCGGCGCGCCAACGTGCGGTGCGCATGGCACGTCGCCCTTGACACGGGCAACGTCGCCCTACTCGACTGGCTTTATGGTCGCGATCGCAACGTGCCTGGTTGTGCGAGCAGGCGCGCGGCGAGACACGGGCGCAGCGAGGCCATAGAGTGGCTGCTCGAAAAGCGCCGCTTGTACGCCCCTGAGGCCTATAGGGCAGCGGCACTGGGCGGCCATGGCCACATCATGGAGCGCTTGTGGTCGGCCACGGCAGCCGAAGAGTGCAGAGTCATTGTCGCGGCGCGCCGTGGGTGGCTCAACATCGACGCAGGCCCGTTCGACAAACCGCCGCCACTGCGGTCCTTGCTGTGGCGCCATGTAGCCCTAGAGGCGGCGCGGAATGGCCATCTCGACGTCATCACATGGCTCGGCGGCGCGCACTATATGCCCAGAACGCTCACTCTGGCTGCGGCGTACGGGGGCCACACGCACGTGCTCATGTGGGCGGCCGCCAACGACGTTCGATTCAGCGGCCTGACGACGGCTGTCGCTTCCGTACGCGGCCACGAGCAGGCCGCCCAGTTTTGCGAGAAGACGGCCGGCGTCAAAATGCGCTGGTGGTTTACCGAGACCGTGTGGCGCGCCGATGTACTAGAACGCACGTATTTGTCACAGTGGCCGATGTCCGTCTCTGAGCCCGCACCATTCCGGTTCGGCCGGTTCCGGAGCGTGATCGCCATGGCCATCGAGTATGGCAATGCAGACGCGGCGGTGCGCCTCGCCGAGCGACTTCCCGGCGATCGGTTGGTCGGCGAGGAGGCCCTCGGCCTCGCCATGGCCACGCGCAATTCGCGCATCTTGCTGCCCTTGTTCAAGCAGGCCACGTACGACGAGTGCTGGTGGGCGCAACGCAAGGCGGCCTCCAAGTGCAACCTGGTGGCCATCAAGTGTCTGCACGCAGTCTGTGGTGGATCGTCAGGCTGGTGGTCGACGAGTTTGGTCTCTCGCTGCAGCGCCACCTCATCCTATGGTTGGCGCTCTATCTGGGAGTGGATGGCATGGAATGGCCGGTTGCCCAACCCAAACACCCTGATCGCCCTAGCCAACAACAGACGAGGCGACGCACAGTGCGCTGCCTTGTGGGCAGCCGAGCGCGGCTGTCCGTGGCGTACCTTTGACCTCAAGGAAGAGCCCACTACGCCCTGCGCGTTGCGCATTGCCGAACTCGTGACGATGAGCGCCAACGATCCGCTGGTGCTTTCACAACAACTCGCGCCTGCGAGTATTCACCGGCCGCGTTCGGCCGATCGCCTTCTTCTTTTTTTGACCAACAGTCGATGGGCCGCGGGCATACTCGGCCCCGATTGGGATCAAACCCCCAGCAAACAAACCGCATAAAACCAACATGAAAACAGAAATATTCAGATAAAACCAGTTATTCAGACTCGATCCTGAATGCGAGCGCGATCCGGCCACAGTGCACAAATCGACGCCACTCTGCACACACATCTATCTGCCGTTGTCCTGCTTTTGCCCTCTTTTTGTTTGGCCTTGTCGAGTCGGTGTGAATTTCGTACACTCTGACTTGGCCGCGCCGGACGGAATAATCGAGGGCCTCGATTGACTGTTGGCCGGCTAATCAGCCAAAAGCGGGCGCCCCTTGCGACCTCTACCCGTCGCCCGTCCACTTTTAACTCGTGGTCGCTTGCCGATTGAAAAAAACACAAGCGACCTTGCCCAAACAATGGAAAATACGTTTTTTGTCAGATCAGCGCCTTGTCGTGGGCGCGCCCGAGCGAGCGCCTGTGCTCGCACTGGCACGGGAGACCTCAAATTTTGGGCAGTGTGCCAACGCCCCCGCCTGTGGCACGATTCTTTTTCTTGTCGCCCACCGTCGGCACGCTGCCTACGCCAAGACGGACGTCTCTTTGTCGTGTTGGGCTTTTTCTGTGCTTTTTTGCGACGATGCAGTTGTCGGGACAGACAACCAAAGAAAATGCTCGCCTTGCGTATCATTTTTTGGGAATCATGGCGATCAACTCGGAGCAATCGCCACCGCACCGGCGACATCTCGTGGCGCCGGTCGGCAACGCCGTTTTCGCACGAGGTTTCGCGTGCGATGCGTGGTTTATTTTCGTCTACGTACCACCGCGGCCCAAAGGAGAGGAAAAGAGGGAAGGGACCAGCGCGCACCGTGGCGCGGGTGGACGCTGCGCGGCCGATGTACAAAAGAAGAAGAGGACAAGCGCGAGGCCCCGATCGCGTCTTCTTTTTCTTTTGTTTTTTCTTTGCAAAAATGCATCGCCAGCGGCGCAACAGAAATTCGTGCCCTTTGCGTTGGCGATGCGCACTCGCCACGAGACCACCAAAAGCGGCAGCCTTATATGTTACCTTTTTTTTTTCGGTGTTTATTCTTTCCGTCATTGTTTTTTCCCATTCCTCTCCTGTCGACTGCCTTAGCAAAACCAGGGACACTGAGGACAGTCGTTGGCATCGAGCCAGGCGACGACGGCCGGCTCTTTGGCATAGAGGCGGATGCGCGGCTCCAAAACAGTGTGCCAATTGTCGTGAATCCATACCAGGACGTCGAGGTGACCCGCCTTGGCGGCGTCCCAAGCGATCCAGTCCTTCCACTCACAGTGCTCTGCTCGCGCCCACTTGACAATATCGAGATGGCCCTCGCCCGCGGCCCACGAAGCGAGTGGCCACTCCCATGGGCAGCCATCAGCGTGCGCCCACTGGACGATATCGAGGCGGCCGATCCTGGCCGCATCGGCGCATACGTATGGGCTCCAGTACGCGTTCCACGATGCTCCGTTGGCACGCGCCCATTGAAGAATGTCGAAACGGCCGTGCTTGGCGGCGGCGCGCATCGTTGCCCAGCCACAGAGGCACCCGTTGGCATGCGCCCACTGGAGGATATCGAATCGACCGGCTTCGACGGCCAAAACGCACGTGCTTTCGCTCCACGGGCACCCGTTGGCACGTGCCCACTTGAGCATCTCAAAGTCGCCGCGCTGGGCGGCATGGGCACACGCCCAGTTGTCGCATGGGCAGCCGTTGTCTCGCGCCCACTTGAATACTTCAAAGTTGCCGTGTTCGACAGCAGCGCGGCACGTACGCGCGTCCCACGGACACCCGTTTGCTCTGGCCCACGCGATGACGCCAATGTAGCCCATGGCGGCCAGGGTGGCACAATATTTGGCAGGCTCGCGCCGTGAACGGCTGAGGTTTTCCGACCGAGCGAACGCCGCTCGCTCGGCAAAAAGTGCGCGCCATCGGCGACACACAAACGGCACGACAGGACGCATGGCCCACTCGACGTTGTCCAACACGAGCGCGAGTATTTCGTTGGGCAGGTCATCGAGTTGCGGTCGGGCGAGATGCTGTTGTTGTTGTGCGTCCATCGTGCCCGATCCAACACGCCGGCGTTTTCGAGGTGCTGGGTTAGAGTCGGCGTTGCACCCTGATGGCTCGGCCTCTGTTGCGCTAGAGCGGATCGTGCCTCGCATCTCTCTGTCGCGTGTGCGCGCCGCAATCATAGTGATCCGTCGTGGGGACAAGAAAAAAACAGGGACCACCAGCCCATCAACGCCGCTCGCCGCCGGCGCCGGACCAATGGCATTTTTTTGGTTTTTGTGTACGGCCAATCTTTTTTCGTGCAGCGAATCATCCCCGCCCTCTCCAAAGTGGAAGTCGGCGCTCGGACACAAGGAGAAAAGCAAAGGCCGACACCACAGCCGCGGGCGGCACGGAGGAAGAAAGACGCACCCCGGCACCATAGGACCACCGCCAAAACACTGGCCGCAACTCTTCTTTTCTTTGTTGTAGAGCCAAGCCACAATCCCGTACGAAAAGCGCGAGAGAGGAGCCACAGGAACTCGAAAAACATGGATCTTCCAGCCGAAACCTGGGCGGCTGTCTATGCCCATCTGGACGCGGCGTCAGCCATAATCTTTCCGTTTCTGTGCCGCGCCGCGCGAGACGGCCGGGCGTGGGCGCGCACCAGCAAGACTCGGCGCGACATCTCGGCGCTCGGACCCGACGCACCCCGAGAGTTGTTTGCCATCAGCACGCTGGCGGCGCGCATCGCGCCATCTCGCACGGCGCTGGCCTATGCGCGCACGCTGGCGGCAACGGGAAGCATCACATTGTGCGAGTGGGCGCGGCGCAACCGATGTCCCTGGGACGCCTCTGTAGCAGCAGCGGCAGCCAGCGCTGGCCATTTCGATCTCCTGATCTGGCTTCTTCATGATCGAGGCTGCCCAATGAACGAGAGGGTCATGGCCGCGGCGGCTGCAGCAGGCCGCATGGACATGCTTGAATGGGGCAGATCCAACGGTCTGCCCTTGGGGCCGTTGGCCTCGCACGAGGCGGCCTGGGCTGGGCGATTGGACGTGCTCGTCTGGCTGCAATTCCACGGATACCCGCCGCATGCATGGGCGACCACGAAGGCCGCACGCGCCGGCCACCTCCACATACTCCAGTGGGCCCGACGCAAATCGTGGCCTTTCTCGATCCATGTTGCAGGATACGCCGCCAAGGGCGGCCATCTCAATATCATCAAGTGGCTCCATGCCGAGCGCATCGATTGCTTTGGAGAATTCTTCTGGACTGCCGGCCGAGGCGGCCACATGCACATACTCTCATGGGCACACGCCAACGGTTACCGCCTAACGGAGGGACTATGCGCCAAAGCCGCGCGCTACGGCCATTTCGACATTTTGCACTGGGCCATAGGCGAGGGAGTGCGCTGCGGTGAATTCGTGTGCCGGTACGCTGCGCGCGGCGGCCATTCCGAGGTCGTTGAGTGGCTCGTCGACAGAGGCTCTGGCTGGGGCGAGCAGGTGTGCGCTGCGGCCGCGCGTGGCGGGCATTTCGACCTCCTCAAGTGGCTGCGCGATCGAGGATGCCCGTGGGGTGTCAACACGTGCTACGGCGCCGCGCGCCGCGGACGCCTCGACATACTCGCTTGGGCGCGCGCACATGCTTGCCCGTGGAACGGTCAATCCTATGCTGCGTGCGTCCGCGGCGGACACGTCGACGTACTCGCGTGGCTTTACGCCAGTGGCTGCCCTTGGGATCGCTGCGCGTTGGACTGCGCGGTCGATCGCGCCGACCTACCCATGTTTTGGTTTGCCGTTGCCAACGGCTGCGACGCGTGGGACCACACGATCAAAACTGCGATCAACAAGGGTCTGTGGGACTTTGTTGTCTGCGCCAGAGCACATGGGTACAAGTGGAATGACGAGAATCGATCCCTCGCCGAGGCTGCCGGCTATTTTAGTGTCATTCTCCCTAATGATGACTGCGAGGCCGGCTACGCGCGCCTTCTCGGGCGCAAATAAACCTTCTTTTTCTTTTTTTTCCTAAATTTTTGCAAAAACGAGGTGCTTCTTTTGCTCGGTCAGGTCGCATGGCGGCAGACACCCGCCTTGCTCCTTGCGTGTTCTTTTTTTCACCCTCCTTTTTGGGGCCGACGTCCACGTCCATCGACAGAGGCGCGCCAAGGCGCCAGACCCACGCGGCCGGCCGGCCCAGGGCGAAAATTGTTGGCAAGAAACAACACGGGCAGGTGCAGAAACACCTTGCCTGGGAGCGACACGCGAGGTATCGTTTTTCTTTTTGTTTTCCCTTGTGACCACAAGGGTGACCTCTCTATTTTTTTTATTGGTCCGCGCAAAGAGCGCCCTATGGGCAAGTGAATAGGCTCCCTTGCATATTTGCACAAAGCCGGTGCGATTCTTTTCTTTTCCTCATCGCCACGCAAAAAAACCCGATGCAACAGCCGGCCGAGCACGAACCTAGCGCAAAGCGCCGTCGGACCAGGGGCGAGTGGGGAGGCGGGCGCAGCCAAGACGACGACCACGATGCGACGACCTACGACACAACGCTTCCCGCCGAGTTGCACACGCACATTATGCAGCGACTGATCGAGCACGATCCGTGGGGCGCACGCTGCCTGGCCAGCACCAGCACTCGACAGAGGGCGATCCTCGACCACGAACTCGACCACGGACAAGTGCCCGAGCCCAGCGGCCGCCTGCCCTGTCCCTATGGAAAGCGCGCGGCCGCGCGCCACTACCTGCACGTCCGGTCAGTGCTCGGCGTAAGCGCCGACGCGCCCCTGGTCGTGTCTTTGGCCATCGTCGAGGGATTCGTCCGCTTTGCCGCACACGAACCACTCGATCACGATCTCCAACTCGCGCATGACGCCGCCTTGGCCGACTCGCGCCTGGGCGACCAACGCAGTCGACTTTCTGCGTGGTATGATTGGATCGTCACACCGGCGCTACACTCCTCATCGAGGAATCTCCCGCCACGCGATGCCGCACAAGCGATCACGCGCTCCGTGCGCCCGCAATCCGGGTTCACGTTCAAAGAGGACGACATAAACGGTCTCTTTGGCCTGCTGGGCCGGGAACTCGGGTCGCGCGGATCGGCGCATCCTTTGCGCCACATACTAGAACACGCCAAGCCGGTTTGCGTGTCGACGCACCCATACGAATGGCTCGGCGAGCCCTTTGCGCGATCGCACAGCGACGGCGTCGAGCGGTGGCGCAAAGGGCGGCTCGCTGGCTACGAACGGCAAGACCTCGTCGATGCCTTTCTTTCGGACGACGTGCTTCGATCGGCGCGCGCCTACGTCGACGATCAAGTGCAAAAGTGGACCAACGCGCGCTACGCCGCCGCACGGGAGGCCGCCCCGCACGCCTTTCCAAGGTTTACGCGGTTGTTTGACGTAAAGATTTATATTGTGATGGCGCGACCAAAATTCGTCCTTTTGGTGGGCGGCCGCTCGCGCGCCATCGACAATCTCTTGAGATAATAATAACAATAATAATGACAGTCTTTTGCTGACAAGAAGAAAAAAGGACAAAAGACAGCGGCCCTCGCCCGTCGGACCGAGCGCTGGTCTTTTTTTTCGTGGTTTTTCTCGCCGGCGCGTTGTCCTTTTTTGCCGATTGGATCGATTTTGGGCCGTGGCAGACTATTCTCGCTGGCGCCCGCAGCGAGCCAAGCACCCGCCGTCAAGAAGAAAAAATAGTGTCGTCTGACGCAACCGACACCTGCACCAAAGTTCCAGTCGACTTGGTTGCCTTCTTTTTTTTTTCTAAACTGACAAGAGCACACCCATGGACCAGCGGGGTCGTGACGAATCGGCGCCCATCATGCTCGCGCCGCCCGAGATCGTGTCCTGCGTGTTGGACCTCGTCTCGGACCACGACTTTTGTGCGGCCAGAAAGGCCCATCGCGTCTTTTGGGTCACGTCGGACCGCGTCGTCGAGCGACGCCGCGAGGCGCTATGGCTGCGCACGAGCCCAGAGCGCGCGTGCGCCGCAGGCCGGACCGATGTGGTCGAGTTTTTGTGGCGCCGCAAGCGCATTCCGCGCACATTCGACATGTGGCAGGCGGCGTTTGTTACGCCCGATCCCGTCCTAGTCGAGATCGCCAGGGAGCAAGATCCGTCCGAGGCCAAACTCGACTCGGTCCGCAACATAGCCATTGCAAAGGACGCGTCCGATTTGTTCTTTCAACTCTTTGACCCGTTTGGCGCGACCGCCGGTGAGGTGATCGACGCTGCCATATGCTCCCATGCAACCCGAATCTTTACGTCGCTTATCGACGTTGCGACGCACGGCCGACCGCGGCACTGGGCCAGGCTGGCGGCCGAGCAGGGATACATTGACGGCCTCTGGATCTTGCTCGACAGATATCCCTGGATATCATTGGGGTCGATCGTGAATACGGCAGCGGCCCACGTGCGCAGCCTCGTCGAGATCCTCTGCCTCGTGCACGAAAAAGACCCCCTGTTCCCGTGGCAGTGCGTCTTTTTAGAGATTGTGCGGTCAGGCTCTGGACGCGCGATAGAATTTGTGTGCTGTCGCATGGTCCCGCCGCGGCTCCACCTCCAACGGGCTTTGGCCGAAGCAGCGCGTCGTGGCCGCGCCGACATTGTCGAGTTGCTGTGCCGCCAGCCAAGCGCACGCGACGTCGACTTGCAGCCGGCCGTGTACGAAGCGATCTGGCACGACCGCGCCAATGTCGTCGAGTCACTGTGTCGCCAGTCATTCGCGCGAAACATTGACCTGCGCAAAGCCTTGCTCGCCGCGGCAAAGTATGGTCGCCGTGGCATTGTCGAATTTCTGTGTCGTCAGCCGACCGCGAGCGACGTCGACTTGCAGGCGGCGTTGGTCAGCGCGGCAAAGTATGGCCGCCGCGACACGGTCGACTTTCTCGGCCGCCACCGGCCCTCGCTCGCGCTGCAGGAAGCCGCTGACGCGGCCGACTCGGCAATGGGCGGCGAGGCTCTCTGGGCCGTCTTGGACCTGTACGACGCGCGGATCGACCCGCAAGCGCACGTGTTTTGCCCAGAGCAGCCCCCTCTGAGTCTGCGGATGCCATTGGAGCGCGCCTCTGCAGAGGACAATTTTAGGCGCGTGGTCGATATCATCTGCCGAGCAGATGACGGCCAGATCGATTTGGAAGCCGCCCTGGCCGTGTCCGCGTCCCGGCGCGTGACTGCATTTCTTGCGAAAAGGATGCCCGCCAGAGACGCGCCGCAGGCCGGCCCCATTTCTTTTGATCGCTGGCAATTTGCCATCGGCTAGCGACCGGCCGACCGTGCCTCTTTCTTTTTTTCCCGTACAATTTTGTAGACCATTTTTGTGGGACCAAAAACTTGGTGCCGCGCGACAATGCAATGCGGCGGACCGCGTCAGGGGCAGAGGACCTTGTGCCTATTTTTTTTCATTTGTCATTTCTACAGCGCACTGTCTACTATGCCATCGGCGTGGGGACGCTCAGGTCCGGCCAGCGGTCCAACGCACGGCCGGGGAAAAAGGCAAGCGTCCGTCGAAACGGTCTAGACAGCCGCGCGAAAAAGAGAGAAAGACCAAAACAAGTCTGTGCTTGCCGGCGTTTTTGTTGGTGCCGGCTGGGGGATTCTTCTCTAGCCCCCCAAGTAGAAAATCTCTGGGCAAGCCCACAGACATGCACGAGCCCGTGGGGGTAGACCGCGCACGGGAGCACTCGGCCGCACTCCCGCCCGAATTGCGCGCCGTGATCCTGTGCCACATCGACACTCTCTCTGATCTGGGGGCGCTCGCCACAGCATGGCCCAGCGCCCTCGTCGACCCCATGTATGTGGAAGTCGCGCGGCGATGTCGGCCAGACGCCGTACATTGCATCGCCGCCGCTGGGGCTCCCCTGCACGTGGTGGGTCCGCTGGCAGAGATGTGGTCGCCGGTGGACATGGCCGCTCTGCTGGCTGACGCCGTCCGCGGCGGCAGGCTTGATGTCGTGCAGTGGGCCTGCGCGAGTGCGCCCGCCCACGCTGACACTCGCCGCGCATCGGGCAGCCATAATCTTGCGCACCAAAGCGACCCTCTCCCGGATGACACGGCCGAGTCGAGCGGCGAGGCGTGGACCGAGAGCGACAACGGTTCGCACAGCGCGGACGACGCCTATTGTGATTTCTCGTGTGACAAAGACTGTCCGCTCTATGTTGCACGGCGCGCAAAGGCCGAGCACAAAAGGCGAAAGAAGGAGCGACGTGAACAAAGCGTGCGCGCGGCCTGGGCATGGAGACGCGCCCTCAAGCGTGCCGTCGACGTCGACCGATGCGATCTCGTGACGTGCCTCTTGCATCACGGCGCGCGATTGGCGTCGCGGGCGGCAGCAAATCGCATCGTGCGCGCCATGCTGGTGCGCGCCGCACGATTCGGCCGATGCCGCGCGCTGGCCGTCCTTCACGCGCGCGCCAAATGTCATTGCCCCGGTCGCCTAGGCGTGGCGGCCCTCCAAGACGACCATGTTCACGTGCTCGACTGGCTGAACAACTCAAAATGCAGCGGCGCCATCAAACCCACGACTGGGTCTGTTGAACAGGCGTTGCGTAATGGCTCGTGGCGCACCCTCAAGTGGATCGGCCGGCAGGTGGCCCGTGGGTCTCGCCGCCCGCGCCCGGCCTCGGAAGAGGCGATGGTCGCCGCGGCATCGAGCGATTTTGCATCATCCCTGGCCGCCGCACAAAAGTATGGCCTGGGCAAATGCACCAGGCGCGTCGTCGTTGCGGCGGTGACGTCGCGCGCGCACCAGACAACCGAATGGATTTTGCGTACAGCGAGTCGCAAGTCCTGGTGCGGTCCGTGGCTCGGTGACGCAGCCGCCGCGTGTGCCGACGTGAGCGCGGTGGAGCAGTTGCTGTGCCTGCCCGAGGCGCGCACGATTTTTCGACCTGAATCGGCGTCGGTTGCTCTAGACCGCGGACGCATTGCAGTGGCGGCACTCGTCTACCGCGCACACATTGCGCCGCTCGATCGCGGTCGGGTGTGGGCGGCGTGTGCGGCCCTCGAATGCAGATGGCACGAGCGAGACGCGCACGGGCCACCGGACAGAGTGGACGACGACGCCATCTTGGACGCCATGAGCGAGGGCTACCGCAGCGTGCTGGCGCTTTCCCTGGACACCAACGTCACGGGGCGCCTTTTTGGATCCGTCTGCGACGATAATGGCGTGCCAACATGGTGGGGGCCTCTCCCACCATGTAATATATACGTATGACTGTTGACCAACCGTCGGACAACAACAGTCCTGGTCGATCGGCTTGGCACGGCCGAGCCGCGTGAGTGCGACTCCCGGTCGACAAACAAATCCCAATAAAAAAAGGCAAAAAAGCGGGTTCACGTGCGAGACACGCGCGCAATGCACTCGGCGTGCTTGTCCCGATTTCTATGCAGGTGCGAACCCAAGTGTGATGGCAATGGGCGGCCAATTTGCATTCAGGTTTGACTTTTGAATGGCAGGTTTTATCTGTCGCTTTGGGATCGTGTACTGGGAGTGCACAATTTTCGTATGTCTCTTTTGGGTGGGGGTGCGGTGTACGAGCGCGACTCTCGCCAGCATTGGCCAAGTTGTAGTCGGTCGGCTGTAGTCGGACAAGAATTATTTGGGTGGCCCGACCTGGCCGGTTGTAATTCGTGAATATTGCAAGAACCTTGCGGGCCGGCTGCAGGCAACACGCTGCCTCTCTTTTTTTTGCAGGGCGCGACAAAAAAACGGACGAGACAATAAATGTCTCTTGGCATTGGGTGCCACCCACACCGTTCGTCGGCAGTCCAACCCATTTTTTTTCTTCTTTCTTTGGTGACACACTTGTCATGCACCAACAAGACCAAAAACAGCCGGCGCCAGTCTTGCTCGCACCGCCCGAGATTCTAGTGTATATTCTCGATTTTATTTCAGACCGCGATTTCTGTGCAGCGAGAAAGGCCCATCGCGTCTTTTGGGTCACATCGGACCGCGCCGTCAGGCGACGCCGCGAGCGACGCTGGCTACGTACGAGCCCAGAGCGCGCGTGCGCCGCGGGCCGCGTCGACACTGTCGAGTTTTTGTGGCGTCGCAAGCGCATCCCGCGCACCTTTGATCTGTGGCGGCCGGCATTGGCCGCGGGCGGCCTCGCACTAGTGGGCATCGCGCTAGAGCAGGATGCATCCAAAGAGAGACTCGACGATGTGCGCGACAAACTCATGCGTCAGGATGCACGCGACATGTTCCTTTTACTCCTTGGACGGCTCCACGAACCTATCGAGTCTACAATTGATCGGGCCATACAACTAGGCGCAACGGGTATCCTCACTTTGCTCCTGGACGTCGCTGTGCGCATTCGACCGCGCTGGTGGGCGCAAATGGCGAGCGCATATGGCAACGTCGATGCCCTGCGGATCTTGCTCGATCGATATCCGTGGATACCTCTGGGTTCGGTCGCGGCCCGCGCGGCGCTCTCCTATAATCCGAAATCAGTCGACGTGCTCTCCCTTGTTCATCAAAGAGACCCCCTGTTTCCGTGGCAGCGCGTCCTCTTGTGTGCCGCTCGGCGCGGTTCGATCGAGGTGATCGAATATGTGTGCTGCCGACTCGCGCCGCCGGCACTCGATCTGGAGGCGGCCATCGTCGAAGCGGCGAGGCGCGGACGAGCGCGCGCCGTCTACTTTCTGGGCCAATGGCCCGTACGCATTCAGGCGGCCGCAGACGCGTCGGATGCGGATGGCGGCACCGCGGGCCTGCAGGCCGTCATGGGCGTACACACAAGGAGAGCGGTAAACCCGCCAAATGCGACTTCTTGGCCAGAGGAGCCCCCTCTTGACCTGCAGGCCGTGTTGGAGCGGGCCGTCGAGCGGGACCGACTCGATCGGGCAAGTTTTATTATCCACGAGACACAAGCCCCAATCGACCTCCGAGGCGCCCTTGCTGTGGCGCGATCCCCGCGCATGGCCGAAATGATCGCGGACGCGATCGACGACGGGCGCCGCACGCCCAGTCCTTGTGTCGACTAGTAGCCACTCCAAAGGCTGCCATCGGTTGATCTGGCGCAGTTGAGCCGCGCCAACACCATTCACAGACGACAAGGGGACCACAATAAAAAAGGCAGCAAAATATCTAGAGCCCAGACGGCCCAGTAGGCGCGCACCCATTCGGGCTCAATTGTTTTCATTATTTTTTGATTGGCACGTCGACAATAAACATTTTCGCCACCAAGAAAACACGCAGGGGCTGCTTCAAGCCTGTCTCGTGCCCGCCACCGCGATGGACAATCTGCCCGACGAAGTGCTGGCCCTCGTTTTTGCATTTATGTGCTGCCCCGAACGGGCGCGCTGGGTGGTGCCCGTCTGTAGAAGGTGGCGTGCCGTGGCTTGCGACCGCGGTGCCGTGGGCCGACCTATGTGCACAGAGAACGGCCCCCCTCGTGTAGGGGGCGACCCCGAGTTGGCGCGCCAAAACAAGAGGAAGCGCATATGCAAGGCCGCCCTCTGTCTGGGCCATTTGGACTGCCTTGCCTATGCGCGTCCATCTGACGGAACATTTGACAAATCCTTGTGGCACACGGCGGCGCGGTACCCTGTCGACGCTGCCGCTTTGGACACGCTCGACAAGACAACGACAGACGGCGCATACTGGTACGACGACGTACTGCGCATGGCGATTGACTACGGGCGCACCACATGCGTGTCCCTGGCCCTGGCCAAGGGCGCCCAGTTTGGGGAGCCCGAAGAGTGCCACTGCATGCACCTGCGCTTTTGCACCCATACGGGCGGCCGGTGGATATGCGGCGCCACCGATCCTCAAGCGCACGCCGCGTGTCTGCGCCTGATCCTCGAAGTCGGCCAAGAGGTCGACGACGATGCATGCTTTGAGGCAGTCGCCGCGGGCCACACGGAATGCCTCGGCGTGCTTCTCGACCATGGTCACACGTGCTGCATCAACGCGCCGATACGCGCAGCCGCGGACGGTCGAGTGGACTTGCTGCGCCTCATACGCAAACTCGACGACGACGCAAGAGGATGGAATCCAGAGGTTCTGCTCCGTGCTGCCAGAAATGGCCACGCCGACTGCGTGCTCTACCTGTGCGAGACCGGCTGTGCTTGGGACGCGGTGACATGCGCCAAAGCAGCGAAAGCGGCGAGCGCCGACTGCCTGCGGATTTTGCGCGAGAGCGGATGCCCTTGGGACGCGCGCACGACGGCCTCGGCCGCTCTCCACGGCAGCCTCGACTGCCTGCGCTATGCCCACGAAAATGGGTGCCCGTGGGACAACAAAACATGGTCGGCCGCCACAAAGGGCAGCCACGTCGAATGCATCGCCTACCTGCGCGACCACGGATGCCCTAGGTCGCAACCGCCCGCCGACAATCGCCCGTAGTGTGTTTGTGGTCGACCGCGCACAGTTGTCCACGACCACCATCAGACGGCGCAACCTTTTTTTTTCTTTTCGCCCATTTCGGGCCATACATGACTAAATACGAAAATTGTGCCGCCGCTGGCGCGATCTGGTTGCATCCGTTGAGGTGCATTTTGCATCGCTCTTTTCGCGACCAAGGTGTTTGTACGCGCACACCCTGCCTCTGTGCTGTCCCTCTGTTGCTGCGGTTGTGGTTGCCTTGTGTGCACGCGGCATTGAAGGTATGCAAGATGTTTTTGTCGCAATTAGTTCGTTTTCCACCACGCCGCGTGTTGGACGGGCGGTGCGCCGACGCACCAATCCCGAAAGACGGCGCCCTTGATCCTGAAGATGTTGTTGGCTTTTTTGTCTGGCGCTTCCGCGAGAGCGCGTCCAGATGCCCAGCGAATATGTCTTTTTTTTTGACTTTATATATTTTTTCACAAACTCTCAATGGTCGGTCCGGATGCATGCCGTCGCGTTGGGGTTTGAGCGTCGCTGTCGTCATGGTCATCCTCGACTTCGGTGTCGCACGACTCGTCGGCTCGGCGAGCGCCCAGTTCGGTGGCATTGCCATACTTGCGGTCCTCGTCGTCATCTTTGGTCTCGGTATCGCGCAACTCGTCGTCATCATTGTCATCGACGCGCGCATCGCCGCCGTCGGCATCGTCCCAATGTCGGTAGCGGTCGAGATAGACCTCGGACTGGGGGATGAAAAAGAGCACCGACTTGTCGCGGTCGGCCCTCGCCTGTTTTTGGACACCGTCGTCGACGAGCGACAGCACCGACCCTCCCAGATGGCCCTGGATGACCAGTACCTCGTAGCCTATGCCGAGGTCGGAACGGAGCACACTCTCGGCCTTGCTGTCGACGCGGTCCCATGTCCACGTGCGCAGCGTGCAGCCGCATTCACTCTCGCGATCGTACAGCACCTGGACGTAGCGGTGGAGGCACTCGACGATGACGATGCCGATGCACTGGCCGCGAGCGATCTTGCCCTTGTCGGTGACCTCAAAGTCGATCGCCTCGGATATGGGCGCCCACGCGTGCACCGGTCCCTCAAAGGGGCGGGAGGCCTCGGGCCACGCGTGCTGGTCGCGAGGACCGAGCGTCACCGTAGATGTCTCGGCTGGGTCGGGCGTGAGTGTGATGGTCGCACGGCGCGCGCCGTCCTTGGTCAAGATGCGCGGCGTGGTCATGTCAATCCGGATGCCAAAGTGTCTGCCGTCGGGCGTGGCCTTGACGCGGCGCGGCATTGGGGCGTCAAAGACCTTGGAAAGGTCCATGCCAGACATTCGATTTCCCATTTTTTTTTCGGTATAGGTCGTACGTCGGCAACGACCTGGTGTGTGGTTGGAGTCTTGGGTTGCAAAGCAAGGCGCCGTGCATTAGGTTTTGTGTCTGTCTGCTGACATTGTGCCATTGGCTGGACAATTTCCAAGCATGCACTAGATTATCCCTATTGGTCGCCCGCGGCATAATGCTCTTTTCCTCCTTTTTCGTGCACGCACCGAGACGCAATGGGCCGCCCGTGCCATCCGTGCCCGACGCCCTTCTCTCTTTCTGGCCGACGCCGCAGGCTCAAGACACTTGCGCCCACGGCCGCCAGCAACATGTGTCTCCCCGCTCAATCTGGCGCCAGGTTTGCAAGTCTCCATTTTTTTGTTCCCATTCCTCTCTCCCGATCTGGTGTGTGGCCCGCCGGAATGGCGGCACTGCGGCCGCGCGCTTTCAGGCTCACCGCACGCACGCCGGCGGCGGCCCACACCGAGCCTCGATGCACTTTTTTTCATCGAAAGGGCGGCGCACAGGCAAAGACATGGCGCCGACGCAACGATGTCTCTTTGATGGGGAAAAAAGGCAGCAAAAAATAAGACGCGGCGCAGCGACCGTCCAGGTCAGACCGCGCCCAGCCTTGAGGCGCAAAGCGCGTGTGGGTCGCAAACCAGCGCGCGTGGGTCGTATTTGGTGCGGCACCGCGCAGGCAAAAGGGCAAACACGACCGGGAGCCGTTGCGCTCGCCCGCGCACGTGACGATTGTCGACTCGCTGCGAGGGAAAGCCGACAATCAAAAAGAAATGCGACGCCGTAGAACCGACGATGCCCTCTGGAGCCAGGGGGCGCGTCTGTGCGCTGCCGTCCGCTCTGGCACGGCACTAGGTCTCGATGACAGCGCGCTGTTGGACCAGATCGCACGTGATCTCGCACCCGACGTGTACGCCTCATATATGCCGCCGCAAAGGCCGTGTGACGCACTCGCGGCGGCCGCCGGTCCCGATTGGGATCGCGAGATCGATCTTTGGACGAATCGCTTGAGATGGTCGCCACCAAGTGCCGCGGCGACAGGCATGGCGCTCATGGGTTCCGGGCCAACTGCCAAGCGGCCTCGGATGGATACAGGACCAACTGACGTCCTTGTTGGGCCGGACGAAACCACGGGGCCGGCAGCGCCAATCGTGCCGGCATACAGGCCGGTGCGCGTCCCTGCCAGGCCTCCGCTTGCGGTCCTTCGGCTGATGTTGCCCGGCGTGCCCGAGGCACTCCTCCCCTACGTCGCCCTCCCCGACAACATGGACGTGGCGCCACGTGCGGTCGACCCTGACGCGACGATTATGACGCGCCGTCCACCTCTTTTCGGCGTCGGGCGCGCAACTCGACCCACTGCGCTCTCAGACGGCATGGACATCGCACCATCTGCAGACCCTCTTGTCGGATCAGACGCGGCGCACTACGAAGAGATCGTACCCTTTGACGTACAAGACTTGATTATGCGGCGGCTCATCGAGGCCGACCCGCAGAGTGCCCTCGCCCTTGCCGGCACGAGCACCCGGCAAGCGTCGCTCTTGACCCACAAGATCGAGCGCGCCCGGCAACAGACTGCCGCGCAGTCTTTGGCCGACTTTGGCCAGCCGACGGGTGCCATCGGCGACTATACGCGCGCGAGGACGGCCTTTGGCGGCGACCCGAGAGATGCGCCGCTGGCCATCGCGCTCTGTCTCATGGAGGCCTTTGTGCGGTTCCTGTTTGAACATGACCGAGCCGCCGGGGCGGCACGTCGCGCCACACAACGGGATCCCCGCGACGTCGACGCTCGCACAAGTATGGCCCAAGGCGGACAGGCACCGCACACGGGCGATCATGCCTTTGCCTACGACAGCCGCCTCGTGGACCAAGTCGCGAGCGACCCGCGCCTGGGCAACCTACGCGATCGTGTGCGAGCGTGGTACCAGTGGATCGAAACACCAGAGCGCGAGCGCCAGCGCCATGCCTCATCCAATCGCGGTATCCTACAGACCCTGATAAAGGAACATGTAGGACCAAAGGGTTACGCCCCTCCACTGGCAAGGCCTCTGGAGCGCATGAGCAACAGTTTTGTGGAAATGAACACCCAAGGTGACCGTTGCCCCAGCGGCTGGGCCCAGGCGCTGGGCCACTTTGGAGCGCCGCACAAGCGCCGCATGCAACAAGTGTCTGACCTTGTTCAAGCCGATCTGCCCCGGATGGGCAGGCCGGCGTGGGAATGGGCACGCAATTCGATCGGCGACTACCCCGACGAGTTTATCAACAGGGGCGTGCGTGAGCACCTGCGCGGGCCGTGCGCCTTGGTGGCGCGCGAGGCGCCTCTCGCCATGCCCGATTTTACCTCGGTTTTCAACATGCAGTTTTTCCTGCGTCCCGGCGTGGTCACGGATAAATTGTATGCCAAAATGGCATCACCGGCCATCGAGCGGCTCTTGGCGTGAGGTGACTTGGCACACCACCGCACTGAAGAAACGGAAAAAAAGAGACAGGCATAAAAATCGATGCCTGCCTCGCGGTCGTCACGTCTTTGAGGCGCAAGCCCGCTTTTGCGTTGGAGGACCGGCTGCGCAATAGATGCGATGCCACAGCGGCGCACCGCAAGACCCAAATAAGCGCCGTCTCCAGACATGGACCCCCCGCGCATGACCCTATTTTCGGCGTGCCCTTTTGTGCCTTTCTTTCCCCACAACATGCGCCAATCTCCAGTCGCCTATTAAAAGTTGGGCCTTGTGCGGCGCGCCAGCCACAGCGCCGCCGGTGCGGTTGGCACGGCAGGCCAAATTTCCTCCCCGTTCGTCCTGCGTCCCCGTTGGCGACTGCCGATCTGGTGCCATCGGAGAGTCGACCAAAGAAAAAAAAAGCAACAGCAATTCAATGCCGCGCTGGGCACCAGCCCAGGCCCTGTTATTTTCCACTTGGCAATAGAGTCGGGCGACCGAGACGCAATGTCGCACATTGCATTGACCGACTCGGGCTGCGCCGACAACATGCCCGTTGGGAGTGTGCCCTTTGATACACTGCCAGACGAGATTTTGGCCGTCCTGTTTGCCTTGCTAGACTGTCGCGACTCGGCCGTCTCGGTGGCGCCGACGTGCAGACGTTGGCGGTGCGTGGCAACTGACGCCGCGGCGATCGGACGTCGCCGGTGCACGACCATCTCGTTGGCAAAAAACGGACCCGCCGGCTACCGCGAGCGTGGCACGGGCAAACCGGCGGCGGGGGACCTCTTGCTTTGCCTGCGTGCCATCCGCGCCGACCACCCTGCGTGCCTCTTGCGCTCGCGTCGCCCAGACTGCCAGTGGGACCATCGTCTATGGAGCGCGATCGCATTCTGCGATAGCGTCACCTGTGCGCGTGCCATGTGCCTGGTCGGTTCCCCGCCACGTTGCTCTGACTTTACGGAAGCGGCCGCGTGGGGAGGTCACGTGAGTAGCATCGAACGTCTGCGTGACCTCGGCTGTCCATGCAATATCGATCGCATCTTGGGAATCGCAGTCGACGAGGGACGTGTTGAGTGCGCCGCCTACGCCCTGCGGCACGGGGGCGTGCTATATGAGGGTGCCGGTTGGTGGTGCGGCATGGCGCCTGCGGCTCCGGAAAACCATGCCGCGTGCCTGCGCGGTCTCTTGGAGGCAGGGCACACCTTTGACGGCAATGTGTGCATGACGGCGGCGACCGACCACGCCGATTGTCTACGCATATTGCACGAGGCCGGCTACCCGTGGGATACGGATGTGACTGAAATGGCAGCGCACTGGGGCGCCTTTGGCTGCCTCTCTTACGCGCACGAGCACGGATGTCCGTGGGATAGCACGACATGCACAGTGGCGGCGAGTCAGGGCCACCTAGGCTGTCTTGAGTACGCACATGAAAATGGGTGCGCGTGGGACGAGAGGACGTGGCAAGCCGCCGTCGATGGTGCCCATACCGAGTGCATCGCCTACCTGCGCGACCACGACTGCCCTGGGTCGCAAGCGATCGACGACCTGCATGGGACCCGTCCGGCGCAGTCTCAACGATGAGACCCGCACGCGCACAGCGCGCGAGATCGTTGCCCTTTTTTTCTTGAAAAAAAACAAACACCCCACTTCCGTGCACCCAGACCCTTTTTTTGCAACAAAATATTCATATTTTTGGTGCCCGCCGGCGGCATTCTTGCAGGCAGCAACCGCAATCCACGGCAGTCTTTGCCCGTGTCGCCATCGCACGCCCTTGTTGCGTCTGAAAAAAAAAAGAAGAGTGTCGCGGCCGAGCGCCAACAATGCCACACCCCATGGAGCCGTCTATCGACATCGCAACCTCGAAAAGGCGCGCACGAGCCAACAGAAACCTGTCGGCCCACGAAGTGGTCTCGTTTTTTTTCATTCTTGTGCGGTTTTCTGTCGTCACCGGCTGTCTGGCCTTTTCGCTCAGCGGTCTTGTGTTTTTTTTTTCGATAGGCGACGCAAAACGGTCCGTCGCCTATTCGGCAACAATGAAAAAAAAAAGGCAACGCGAGTGCCTTTTGTTGTCGAGCATCCTGTAATCAGTTTTTGGCGGACGGTGGCTATGGAGCGCAACAAGGCACGGGATCAAGAATGCAACGTGACAAGCGCCGACGGCGATGCCACAACCCTTGCGCTCCCCGTCGAGGTGGTCCACCACATCGTCGGGCTACTCGACGACGAGGCCTTTTGCGCTGCCAGAGCGGCCCACCGATGCTTTTGCGTCTGGACCTGGGATGAAATCTGCGACGGCCGAATGCTGCCGCGGTGGCGCGCTGCCGACCTGCATGCCATCTGCCGCAGCGGCCACCTCCCCGGTGTGCGCTTGCTCTATGAGCGCGGGCTTCGCCTCGACGATGCCAACCACAGCGTATGCTATTGGCGACTGAAGCCGCGGGGTCCTGTGCCCCTGGGCGCGATGGACGTGGTTGCCTTTTATGGCCACCTCGACGTGGTCAAGTTTCTCCACCAGCAAGGAGTTACAGGCACGACAACCGCAGCGGTGGACCTCGCCGCCTTCTCTGGGCACATTGATGTTGTCCGTTTTCTCCACGAGAACCGAAGCGAGGGCTGCACCGCCGCCGCGCTAGAGTACGCGGCCGCCAACGGCCACCTGCCCGTCGTCACATATCTGGTCCACCACTGGGACAAGGGCCACGTGATCAGCGCCACCAACGCGGCGGCGACAAACGGGCACTTGGCGATTGTCCAGTTTCTTCATGATTCAGGCATAGTAGGCCATTGCACCGTCGGCGCCATGAACGGCGCGGCCGGCAACGGCCATTTGAAAGTTGTCCAATTCTTGCATTACAACCGGAGCGAGGGATGCACGACCAACGCCATGGACGACGCGGCTGGCAACGGCCATTTGAAAGTCGTCCAATTCCTGCACCACAACCGGACCGAGGGATGCACGACCGGCGCCATGGACGGCGCGGCCGCCAACGGCCATCGTGAGATCCTCGAATTTCTGCATCGTAATCGGTCCGAGGGATGCACATGCAGGGCCATGCTCAAGGCCGTGGTCAACGGTCACGTCAGCGCCGTCCAGTTTCTCTACGAGCACTGCGAGCAAGACTGCGACAAATACACTTTTATGCGCGCCCTCAAATACGAGCAGCCCGACGTGGCGCTGTTTCTCGCGGAAAACTGCCGCGACGTGCGCAAGTTTGCCGCCATCGATGCCGCCATCAAGAGTCCGTACGACGAGGTCGCACGGACCATGTGCGCCTATGCCAAGCGTCGTCACTTGTTGCGCCTGATCGCCGTGGCGGTCCAAAGGGGCTGTGCATCGGCACAAGACGTCCTCGTCGGGCTGTACAAAAAGGCGCACTCGATCGAGACCGACGACGGCATGCGCCGCGCGATGCGCGGTACACTCTATCAGTGGCGCGCCTATGGACACCCCATGGGTCTTGCGGCGTTGGTGCCGGATGGCGTCTGCGTTGAATGTCTGGTCGGAAAATGTTGTCCTCAACGCGGCAGATCGCCGCAAGCGACTTTGGCCAGGGCCTTGGTGCCCTACGCCCTAATAGAGGCCGTCCGGGCCGGCAACGTCGGCGCCGTGCGCTCGCTTGTCGAATCTCGTCGCGGCTGCATACACAAAGTGGACGCCCTCTACTATGCCGGCGTGGGCGGACACGTCGAGATTGCGCGCCTTTTATGTGAGGCGTGGCCTGCCGAAGTGGTACGAGCCTCGCTGCAATCCGACTGCCACACCGCCTCGGCAGCGCGCCCTCGCGAGCGGCCCGGCCATAGTCGCAGACGACGCGCGAATGCATCGCAGTGCCCTCAGAGGACGAAAAACAAGACTGCCGCCGCCGCCACGGCAACCAAATGCGCACGCGCCAAAGGTCGTCGCAAGAGGTAGTCTCAAAAAACGGACTCCAACGTCAGACCTCCTGAGCGGCATAAAGACGCATTTGTTCCCGTGGACGGCACAAGGGACCATATCGACAGGGGGGCCAAAATGCGTCGTCGGCGGGTTTGCCATGTTCCTGCGGGCAGCGCCATCTCGCCTGCTTTTGGTGTGCACTATCAAAAAAAAGTGGAAATCCGGCACAAACAAAGGCCCACCGCCAAAGAATGCACGACGCCCCTTTTTTTGGCGGTCTCTACGTAAAAAAAGCGAAGAAAAAAGAAAAGAGTGAAAACATGGGGTGGAAAAAGAGACACACAGCGGACCCAAGTCGCACCGTCATGGACGACAAAAGGCGCTTGGCCGTCCTTGTCCTTTGCGTGTGGTCGCAGGCGCGAGCAACCCGGCTCCGTTGGCGTGCGTCGCTCGGCCTTTTGTCGGCGGTGGCCGCAACCTTTTTTTTATAAATGCACCCAATCAAAAAACGTTCATAGCCACGGGCCTATAGGATGCGCGGGCGCAGCGACAAAGCGCCACGCCGACGGGCGAGCCTGCAAACACCCGCGACAAAATGGAGGACCAAAAGGGCGACCGCGGTGACGACGACGCATTTGCGGCGTTGCCCGACGAACTCGTCCTCGCCTTGTTTGTGGCCTTGGGCGATGACCCGCACGCGGTGGCGTCGTGGGGGCGCACGTGCAAGAGATATGCGGCCATTGCCAGAGATCCGGCGATTTGGCGCAACATGTGCGTATTGCGCTTCCCGGTCACAATTCACGAGCGCTTTGCCGACTTTGGCAAGGACGAGCGATGGGTCTACCAGGCCAGACGATGCGAGCCGACGTGCAAAGAGACCCGACCGGGTGGCTACGTCATCCGCCCCTATCACCATCGAAAAGACACGGGCTACGGTGGCGACGTGCGCCAATGGCGCTACTATGGCGACCTCTGCCGGGGCCACGCCGAGGGTTACGGCGTGGGCTTCCCCATGGACGCGATCGAAAAGGGCGTCATTTCGACTTTTGCCGACCGGCCGCTGCTCAACAGCGACAAGTACGAGGGCATGTGGCGACACGGTCCTGAAGGCTTTGGCGTGCGCGCCTATGCCAACGGCGACCGCTATATCGGCCACTGGCACCATGGCCAGCGGTGGGGCAAGGGCACGATGACCTGGAGCGACGGACGCACCTACCGGGGCGAATGGGCCGCCGACAAGCGGCACGGCCAAGGCGTCCACAGAGACGCAGACGGCCGCACCTATGACGGCCAGTTTAAAGACGACAAGCGGCATGGCCGTGGCACCCATACGATCCCCGGCAGGTCTACGTACACGGGCGAGTGGCGCAACGATAGGCGCAACGGGCACGGGTTCTACCAGGACCACAACAATGGCTGGACGTACGATGGCGAGTGGCGCTACGACCACCGTTATGGGCGTGGCACGCACACCGTGTCCGGCGATCACACCTACACGGGCAACTGGTATGATGATAAGCGCTTCGGGCGCGGCGTCTACAAGAGCGAGCGTGGATGGACCTATGACGGCGAGTGGATGGCCGACCGGCGCCACGGCCATGGCGTGTACACGGACAGCACAGGCCATCAGTACGCCGGCGAATGGCGCAACGACCGACAGCACGGACGCGGCGTCGCCACTTGGCCTGACGGCACAACGCACAACGGTCTGTGGTCCGACGGCGAGCGCCATGGCGACGGCGTCAGGACCAGCAGGGGTGACAGCGTCACCTCCACCTGGAAAAATGATGTCGTGGGCAGTCATGCAGTTGTGGTCGAAGCCAGCGGCCTGCGCTACGAAGGCGACTGGGCCGAAGGCGTCGGTTCATGCGGCCAAGGCGTCTGCATCTACGCTGATGGCTCGATCATCCATGGAAACTGGCGTGGCGTCGAGTGTCTTTTGTGCACCGTCGTCGTCCATCCGCCACGAGATGAACCGGGTGGCTGCACGGTGCGCCCGTGCATGGCTTGTGCTGTCCTCGCCAAATCCGTACGCTCCGGGTCATGAGTCCCCATGCGAAAAAAAAAATACATCTTCTGTCCAAGATCCGACGGGGCATCTTTTGGGTAGCAAAACAAAAGCGAGATTTTCTGCCAAAAAGAAAAAAACAGTCTGGGCTTGGTCCTTTTGGATGGGATCGGAGCGTGCGCGGCGCTGGGCGATGGCCGGCACGGCCACGAGCCGCCGACAAAAAGGAATGCATGCGCAAACACGGCGAGTGCGACCGAGTCGATCGCGTGTGCCGGTTCCCTGTTCTCTGCGATTTGTGCGCGGCACTTCTCCATTTGTTCGCACCCGCGGTTCTTTTTGTTGGCGGCTTCAGCCGGCTGGCTCGACCCTTGGCCGCAGCCGTTGTCCGTCATCGCGCTCACCCAGAGGCGCCCGCCCAACGGAGGCCGTCTCACCTTTTTACCTCACTAGATGCTTACGCCTCCTCAAGCCGGACCCGGCCTCTTGGCGCCGGCGGGTTGGCTGCACAAAAAGGCCCCATAAAAAAAGTAAATCGCAATAGTCCACGATCGGCTGACGACACGGCGTCTGGCCAAAAAAAGCCAATCCATCAGGGTGAGCGACACAGTCATTCCCATAGACAACCTGCCAGCAGGCGACATGAGACGCCGCCCCATCGAACCCAAGCCTCTGCCCTCCTTGATAGATGTCCCGTGGGTGGACGGCGCCCTCTCCCTGTGCGTTGTAAACCCGCTCCCCGTCAAGGAAGCGATCGAAGCCGAATACGGCATCGTGCTGCCGGACGATGCCGTGAAGATGCTCGCCATCACGTCCAACCCGCACCACTTGCAGATGGGGCTGGATTTCGTGGCGCGCAACCTGGGTGACGAGTACGAGCACATCGCCGACCGCATCATTGTCGACGTGAGACGCTACAATAGGGGCTGGAGCGAGGCTGATCTCGACTCGAGTATCATCGACGACATACGCGACAAGTGCACACGCAACACAAAATCGATCGACGTCCAAGTCTGCGTGCGCGGTGTGGCAGAGAGACTAGACTCCCCGCAACGCTTGGCCTCTGACAATCGATGGCTCGTCATGTCCGTCGCCGATGTGCTCGATACCGTGGAGCCTCTGTGGCGTTATAGTTGGGGCGACGCGCTGCGGCGTGTGCGCGACGAAGCCATCTTTCAGACTGTCGCCACGGTCGTGTGCCGCCATCGCGAGGCGTTCTCGCTCGGCGCAGGCGAACCCGAGCACTGCAGTCCGAGCCGCCGCGCGAGTGCGATCGCCAAGATGGCCGACGCTGCCCTCGACGCCGGCGTCGCGCGCGAGGACGTCGACGCGATGATTAGAAACATATTTGCCAACTAGCAGTGCGACCAGCGTACCCGACGGTGTCGTGGGTCGAATGGGTCTCTTTTTTTTACATAAAAATGCGATGGGAGAAAGGAGCATAAAGAACAGGAACTTTGCCGCCGCCCATCGTGCCTCGTTGTCGGCTATAGACACAAGCGCATTTAAAGGGGGGGGGGAGCGCGTAAATCCGCGCCGAACCATCGCGATGGATTATCGAGCCTGGGCGCTCATGTCGCCCACAGAAAGGTCGTTGCTTCTCTTTTTTCATTTGGCAAGATGCCGGCAAAGGAGCCCTTGTGCGTCGGGCGGTCGTCACGCTTTGTCTGGTGGCCACCTTTCGGCGTTGGCGGCATTGCTCCCGCTTTTCCGTCGGCGAGCGACTTTTTGCGCTCGTGGCGTCTGCCCCGTCCATTACTGGTCCGTATACTTGCAGCGTCTCTCGACATTGTCTCGGGCCGCGGGGTTTGCAGGCGCCGATTTTTTTTCCGATGTGGACGCGTCGCCTTGGGGTGCCTTGGCCTGAATGGAGCCTCTGTGTTTTCTGTTGCCGCCCCGAGTCGGTCTGCGCCGCCGAGGTCACTGAAAACCCCCGACGGCGCAGAGCCCGGAGCGGCACCGGGCCAACGGGGTTTTCGGTGGCACCGGGAAAAAAAGGTAAACAACATCTTTGAAACGGGCCAATGGATCTCTTTGGGAAAGCATCAAAGGACGCGGCGACGGTGCGGGTTGGCCGATGATGCCAAAGCCCGCGACAGCCGGCACTGAGCCCAACGCAAGAGACAGCGACAACACCAACAACCGGCATGTTTGACGACCTCCCCCCAGAAGTCGTGTGCCGCATCATGGGCATGCTCTCCAACAAGGACCTTGTGGCGGCACGGTTGGTCCACCGGTGCTTTTCGGTGCAAGAGAGCGAGCGCGTCATGGTCGCGCGCAAGCACGCCCTCTGGCTGCGCACCAGTCCCGAACGGGCGTGCAAGGCCAAGCGCGCCGACGTGCTGGCCTACCTTTACGCGCGAAAACGGGTGCCGCGCACCATCAATCTAGACGCTGCCGCCGTCGATTCGGGCGATATCGACGTGGTGCGCGTTGTACGCCAACACTCGGCCTCGTGGAATGACCGCAAGGCCCTCGTCGGCGCTCTGGCCAACGCAGACGCACGATTCTTTTGGCTCCTCCTCGACGAGGTGGCGCCCAAGGTTGATAACATCGGATGGCTGCTTCCGCACGCCGTCGAGGTCCGACGCGATGACGTCATGGGACGAATACTGGATGACAAACCGGCGACCTGGGACGTAGGGTACGCGCTCAGGAGAGCGGCCGCATGCGGCAACTTGTCGGCTACAAAGACGCTGTTGCGCGCGCCAGGCGTCGGCTCGCTGGTGGATGCACTGCGGACGGCATGCATGTGCGACAACTTGGAGATTGTGCAGTTGCTGATCGAGCACGATCCAGGTCTACGTGGGGCGTTGGTCTCTGCGTGCGACATGAGAGCATCGCCCAACGTCCTCGGCTTTTTGTTGCGATGCGACAAGACCAGCGACATGCGACACATGCTCGACAAGCCGGGGCTGTCAATCGAGGTCGCACGCTTGCTGCACGATGCCTACCCAGACCACTCGCTCCAATGCCTGTTGGACAATGCAATGTCGGCGGACATGGCGCGCTTTGCCTGCAACGCCGACCCTCACTTGGATCTTCAGAGAGGGCTCGACACTGCGGTGCAAGCATCGAGAATCGACATTGTCAGATTTGTTTACGCCAGAAGGACAACGCTCTGTCTCGAGCCCGGCCTGAAACACGCCGCACTGCATGGCCGCTGGGGCATGTTTGAGGCGCTCTGCGAGATTGATCGGGGTGCCGACCTCGTCCGATACGCCTCGACGCTTGCGCATCATTATCTTGCGCCCGTTCCCCTGCTTGCCTGTATAGACAACCTGTGCTCGGCACTCTCTGCCCAGGCAACAATTGTCCAGCATGGATGGCTGTAGACGCGCTTTCCACCATCCCACAAAAAATAAACTCGCTCCTTTTACAATAAAGAATTCAAAGTGAGTGTGCGTTGGCGGGCGCGCGTTGTTGCCGAGTTGCCCATAGGGCACACCGCAACCTCGATGGGCAGGACCAGAGCCCCAGCGGTGCCTCTGGACTCTTTGCGCGCATATTTTTTACGACCATCGGCAGGGGGGGGGAGGACAATCGAGGGCGCTGCGCCGCAGCAAAAAAAGGTCGCCCAAAAAACAAAGAATCCGAAAAAATTGTCTACTTTGGCGTCACCATCCTTTTTCTTTTTGATCAAAAAACAAAAGAGAAAAAAAAACAAAAGAGGCCTCAGAGCGCACAGCCGGCGGAACAAAGGTGTATCTCTTTGGTGCAGCCAGACAGTGCGACACCACAAGGTCATTCGTCGGCGGGGGCCACGAAAAGACCGAGACGGCTTTCGGCCACGAGGGCGTCGACCCATGCCTCCATCAACCCGATGAGCGGCACGGCCATGCGCTTGGCGGGCGCCGTCGCCAGCGTCGCCTCTAGGTGCAACAGTTTGGCGTAAAAGTGGCCGGCCACGCTGCCGTCTTCGTCGTACACGGGCGATCCGCGGGCACACCATTCTGCCACCGTCGGGGTGGTCGGCGCCACAAGAGTCGACCCGCGCGCGGCGCCATACATGGACGCCCTGGCGATGCCGACGGCCCCGAGCGCGTCGAGCCGGTCGGCGTCGCGCACCACGTCCAGTTCGACAAAGGTCGGCACGACGATGCCCTTTTTGGCCGCGTCGCGCGTTGCGCTGTACGACGTCCACCGCATAATGTCGCCGAGGCGCGCCAGCGTTGTTGCATCGATCTGCCCGGCGGCGGCGACATGGGCCAGACAATGGCTAATGGACTCGTCGGGCGTCATGCCGCGCGCCGCCGCATACTTGTGATCGGCCACGTCGTGGAGCATGCACCCGAGGACGACGAGATCCAGGTCGACCGTCGCTGCGGCAGCAAAATCGGGCGCCGTCACGATGCGCTCGGCATGGCCCAGGACGCGCTCAATGTGCGACCAGTCGTGCGAGCCGTCAAAGTTTCCCATGACCGACCGCGCATAGGAGGCCGCCCGCTGTGCCAGGGCGCTCTGTGTCGGCAGCGCGCGGCTCATCATTTCTTCTTTTTTATATGATCAAAAAAAAAGGATTTGTGTTTGTGGTCTGTGCGGCTGGCGCAAATGGTTGCCTCTAAGGATGCGCGACCACCGAGTGTCGGGTCCTTGTGGATGCTGGGGCCTCAAAAAAGTGGAGGGCCGGTGGAGACGAGCGTTTTTAGTGGGCGAGACGCAAGCGAGCGCCTCTTTCTTTCGCCTCCCTGTTTTTTTGCCGGTGCGATTGTGCCCCGTGCGCGCCAATGCCACAACAAAATGCCATTTGCCAGGGCCAACAAAAAAAAGGCCGCCGGTAGACGGTTGGGCCGCCGATTTTCATGGCCATGCCGCGACACCCGCCGACCCAAGCGCCGCCGATTTTTTTTGCATTTTTGCGCAAGGGCTCCCGAAAAGCGGCCTGTCGCAAGCATTTCTCGGGTGGGCCATGGAATGTCTGGAGAGGCTTTTCTTTTTTTTTTTCGAAAAATACCTCACCAAAACCTCGCGAGGCCAAAGAGAAAAAAAAATGAAAACGCAATGTTTTTTATGGGTGCAGCGCAATGTGGTCGTATTCGGCGCCGCGGCGTCGGCGCAGCCAAACACAGACCGACGCCAAAACGCAGCCGGCGGCGATGCCCACACATATAATGGCGGGAAGTGTCGCAACGACGGCCAGCGCAACCTGCCACGCCATCTGCTCGTCGAGGTCATTGGTCAGAGAGGCGCGCTGGCGGTGGACTCGGTCATAGTAGCACCGCACATACGAGCCGACCGGGTGCTGCGCCCAAAGGGCCTCTCGCTCCGAGACAAAGAGCCACGCGTGCTCGGGGTCAATGTCGGTGAGCAGCGTGACATTGTCGACCGTCTGACCGTCGGCGAGTGCATAGGATGCCCGAAACCCAGAGAGGTAGAGCGGCTGCGACACGGCCGAGGGACCGCGGGCCACGTAGCGAGACTCTTTGATCGTGATGCGGCCGAGGATGTGACAGTTGGCGGGACAGAGCCGTTCCGATGTGGCGCCCAAGTCGCGGGCGCGACCGATGGCCGGCATGGCGATCCAGTAAAAGATGGCCGCGGCCGCGGCGATACCGAGCGTCCACGACGCCACGACGACGAGACGGGCCTTTAACACTTGGCATTTTGGCGCCCAGCGGAAGGGGGCGTTGATCTCGGCGGCGTTGGCTTGCATGGCGGTTCGGCGATAGCGCGCAGTGGATCGAAAAAATTGTCTTTTTCTGCTCTCGATATGCGGCCTTTTTGTGGACCAAATGCCCGCTTTGTTTGACCAATCCTAAATTTTTCGATTTTCTATTACACGATTTTTAATTCGTGGGTGCAAGTGCGGCCTTTTTTTGTCTGTCGCATTTGGGCGCGCTGGTCCGATCGACACCCAGCGGCGACCCGCAGGGCGCCAACGCACTGTTTTTTGTCTTGTCGCAACCGCACGCCGCTCTCTCGACTGCCCTCGTCGCCATGAACAACGACGACAACACCAGCAGCACCACCAACAACAGTCCTCGTGGTTCTCCAGAGACGACCCTTCCCGAATTTGTCTATATCGTGGAGAAATACGACTGCTACAACAAGACGAGCCACGCCGGCGTCTTTGCGACGCGCCAACTGGCCGAAGAGGCCGTGCAGACGATGCTCCGCGGCGAGACTACCGATCAGCACGCTTTTATCTACGAGGCGCGCATGAACGCCAGCGGCATCCGCCTGATCTCGCGCCACAAAGGCACGGCCAAGCCCGAGAATCCGTGGGAGTGAGATCTCGTCGATGTCTGTGGCTTCCGCGGCCGCTCCGCGCGCCTGTGCGCAGACCAACAAACAAGGCGGCCCGTACTTTTACCCAAATGAATCAAAAAAAAAGACCCACCGTCCGTTGCTCACAGACACGAGCACTTTTTTTCAGTCCTTTTGTGTGCGCTGGGCACGCTCGCGCCGCGTCTTTTGTCACAACGACATTTTTTTTAAATCGGTGGAAAAAAAAGGACCGTGAGAGGGCTGCAGGGTTCGCTTGGGGGACGGCCTGACACTCCAGACACCCTCTTTGTCGTGCCGCGGGGCATGCCGTCGGGTTCTGTGGGGTCGGCGGTTTTTTTGTTTTTTTTTTGCGGGAACTGAGTCACCCCCTTTTTTTTGTAATTGGTTGCCGCCACCAGCAAAGGGAGCGAGGCATCTTGTCGCGGTGGCTTCTGGCTAAAACACGCCCGCACTTTGATCGAGATGGACCACCAAAGCACACGCGACAATGGCCGCCAGGAGACGATCGAGCGCGCCCTCCACTTTGGCGGCGCCTTGACCGCCATTTTGGGCGTCGTGGCCGTTTTCGTGGCGTCGCCCTTTTGGACCTATGCCTTTGTCGGCGAACTATTTGTCTTTACCGTGCTGTGCGCCACCGTGGGCGCCGCGCCCCACAGCGCCAAGCGCGCATCGGCCCTGGCTGCGGCTCGCCTGGTGCGCCTCGTCGACGCCGCCCTCTGCGACATTGCCCCGTCGGCCATCGTTGCCTTTGATGTGCCACATGCGGTCGCCGATGCCGTTGCGCTGGCCGACCACGGACCGCACTCGCCGCCCCTTGCGTTGCACCTGTACATCGCGCCGACCGACGAGGAGCGCCACGCTGTCTATACGCGCAACCACATGGACGCCCTTTGGCCGGGCCTCTTTCGAGATGCAGACGGCATCGAACCTGCATCGGCGTTGTTTACCTCTGACGTGATCGGAGGACCCACGGATGCCGAGGCGGGCTTGCCCTCGATCGTCTTGCACCGCACGACAAGGTCCGTGTCGAATCTCGACCTCTTTTCGTGCGACCCCCTCAAGAGGCGCGCCGCGCTAGCGCGTGCCGCCTAGGCGTCGCCTGCCCACCTCTGCCCTTTTGTCTCTCGCTCTGCCTCATCGAGGCAGGCGGTCCTCACCGCGCCCGCCCGCGCGTGGCGCCAAACAAAATTCCTTTCTTTTGTGCACTCCTTTTCCCGCTCACTTTTTTGTACAATTCTTTTTGTTTCTTTGGGGGGGGGTTGGCCAGTGGCATCAATGGGAGCGCACGCGGTCCTCAAGGCGGACAAGCCTCTGGGTTGTGCGCGGCCGCGGGCAGGTCCTCGCCCACAGGATTTTCAGCGTGATACGCATCTTGGTTCGCATTGTGGTCGTGCTCTCGTGGGGCGTCTGACTCTGTGTCGTCTGCACCGGGCGTGTCGACGATGCCGCCGCCACCGGGTGGCGATGTCGTCGAGACGCGACAACGGCGGTCCGCCGTGCCATGTGTGATTTCAGTGCCGTCTTGTTCCACGGGGCTGTCGGCGGTGATACCGTCGCCGGGCAAGGTGGGCGTGGCCTCGGTGGCAAGCGCCGTCAGCGGTTCGCTCCAATACCATAGGAACGCGCCGCTGTCCTTTTCGGGCTGAAAGACCAGCCGTTGGGGAACGCCTGGTGCCGCCCTGGCGGCGCTGCTATGCGCCATCAACAGCGATGTCCCATCCATGGCCGAGAGGCGCCCCGGTGTGCGTTGGGCGTCGGCCGGAGGCACCGTCGACATCGGCGCCCATCGGTGGGGCGCATGATGGATGGGCATCATGACGTCGATGGTCTCAAATGCGTCGACCCTCGCCGAGTCAATGTGCGGGTAGAGCGCCGCTATATCGACCCTCGACGGGTCCATGGCAATGCGTGCGGCACGCGCAAAGAGGCGCGATCCATAGTCGGTCGCGCGTGGAATGACCAAGCGGCGCATGCACAAGATCGGGCGCTGTCCGTTGTGACCCACGGTCAAGAAAACGCAACCGTCGCCATTGTGCGCCTGATCGCAGGCATAGGCGCGCACCCACGCCATCAGTCTGCGCACGGGGTCGCGCGCCTCGTGCGGGTACGGAAAGGCCACCTGCACGTCGTCGTCGGCGCGCGCGCGCCAAGGCACCCAAGAATGGTGTAGGTCACGCGTCGCGCGCAATGCCGAGCGCAACGCCACGGCCTGGTTGAATTGCGGCGCCGGGAGCCATCCGTACAGGTCGCCAAATGTGGTGCGCGGTTCGGCGGCCACCGCCACATTGTCGTCCTTGTCGGGCGACGGCAGCACAAAGCGTATCGTCGGCACTGGGTATTTGCTGTCGGTCACCAGGTGCACCGTGGGGCCTTGGCGCTCTTGTCGCTGCTGCTTTGGATCAGTCCAGCCGGCGGCCCGTTGTACGTGCAAGCGTAGGATCACACTGAGCGCATCGTCTTGGTCGAGCAGCGAAAAAGGTCGCGAGTAGGGCTTGTTGGATGGGCCGGGAACCGACCAGGCGCGCGCAAGATGATTGGAAGCCAACAGGGCGTCAAAGGCACAGACGGTCTTGAAGGCGTCGGGACCGAGCCATGTCCCCAGGATGTGGACGCTATCGTCGGCAGGCCGGCGACACGTGGAGAACTGGTCGCGAGGATTGAGCCGTGTGTTGCTGCGTGACATGTTCTTTCTTGTTGCCTAGGCGCGCGACGGTCCAATCGATTATCGGGAAGGCGCCTTTATCTCTTGGACGCCGCCTTTTTGGGCACTCACCCCAGACCGACCGATTTTTTTACGGCGAGCGCGCCGCGTCGAGCGCCCCCCCCCCTCCAACCGGTGCCTCTCCCCTTGCTTTTTTTGCACGCCGCTGCCGCGCGCGGGTTTGTGTTTGGGCGGTGGCACAACATCGACAACAAAGAAAGAAAGCACGCTTGGCGGCGGCCGGCCTGTCGCCCAAAGCACGCAAATCCCGCTGTCGACGTCCCTGCCCTACCAGGACCAATCCGCGATTTCCAGCCGTTGCCCAGCACTTGTCCAGAGCGCACAGACCGCCGGAAGAAAAAAAAGAGCGCCAGGCACGTTCGGGGCTTACGTCTCGCGTGGGTATGTTTGAACCACCCAGTGGGCGACTTTCGACGCGCCCGTGTCAACAGCGCACCGAAAGACAGAATCGGGCCCGTAGCCCAAGGGAGCCAGACCGCCGACGGCCTCGATCGCCCCAGGGCTGTCGTGCACGAGTGCCCAGGTGACCAGCGGCCTTGCGCATTCGCGGGGCCATGCATCGTAGGCCGCTTTGAGAAACGAAAAATGGTCGCGCGAGACGGCCACCTCGACGATCTTGTCGAAACCGCCATCCACACTCATGACTATGCGTTGGCAGACGCCGAGGGGAACGATTGGAAAGAGCGCCGACCTGATCGTGTCGATCATGTGGGCGTGCCCTCGCCAGGCAGCGCCCACAAGAGCGCGGCAGCCGGCTGCGATGCGGGCGGTACCCCAATAGGGCAATAGGGGCCGGAGTCCACGGACGATCCATTCAAAGACATCGATCCGCCCTCCCGCCGCCGCCGCTTCGATTGTCGACATCGACAGGCGGTAGCCGGGTAAAGGGTCGGGCGCGACCGCGATCGCCTGAACAATGTGCAATGGCGCGCCGGCGCACAGAATTGAAGTCGTGTCGATGCCGCTGCGCAGCATGGCTGCCACGATACGGTGATCGCATGATGGGAGACCCGTCGCGATGGACCAGGCGGCCATATCGCCCACGAGGTCGATCGACGCGGCAATCTTGTCAAGCAGTTCGCTTGGCAGAGCAGCGAGGGAGGGCTCTTGGTGCAACCGATCAGAGGCGACTGGGCGCTCGGTCGACGAACGAGCCACGCGTGCAGCGGCGGCTTTGCGCTCTTGCTGGGCAAGATGAGCGGCTGCCCGATCACATGCCTCACGAATTTTCAAGCGGTCCGATTCCTCCATGAGCCCTATGCACCTCCTCTGGATGTAGCCCGCGTCCATGCCCGCCAGGGTCTGGTCCATCGTCAATGTTGTTTATGTGATGGCGATCAAGGTTTGTGTCCCGGGCCTTTCCACAATGGCGGTGGCTGGGCCTCTGGCTGCGCTGTGTGCGCGCTCGTACCTCGGCAATGGCCGTGTTCTCCTTTTGGCTTTGCCTGCCGACGCCGACTCTTGGCGGCTGACGTCGCGTCGGGCGACGCGCCTCATTGGCCCGGTGTGATGGTACCAAAATTATGATTCGCTGCCTGCGAGGCGACGACAATAAAGGCTCCTTTTTTTCCCAACTCGGTGCGCAAATGCAGACCCCTGCGGCCACCTAGACCGACGACACAGAGCACCACCTCGACCATGCAAGACGTAATCGACCGACTGCCAACAGAACTGTGCTATCACATACTCAACGGCTCTGCGCACAGCGTGCCGTTCCTGGACCCCCGCCATCGTGTCTATGCGCGTCAGGTTTGTCGCACGTGGCATGCGCTTCTTTCGGACGTGGCGCCTTCAGATGCTATGGTCATCAACGCCGTTAAGCCCCTCGCCCTAGATGTCGGCTCATGGCTGTCGGGCAAGGTCTTGTGCGCGAGCGTGCTGGTCGAGCGCATTCTCGCCTTGGACCCGTGGGACGATCGCAACGCTCTGGCTGCCCTACTCGCCCAGGCTGCTCCCGCTTGTGGATGGACGGCGACCATTCCGCGCGGCGACAACGTCGATCGGCGCCGCAAGCCCATTGCCGACTTGTGCCAAACGGCCACGAGCGACCCGACCTCGCCCGTCACCCGCAGGCCTCCGTCCTCCACGGCGCAGCATCTCTTTGACTGCGCCATCGAGATGGTGCGACTCGATCGGCCCGACGAGGTTCTGCCCCTCGTCTATCTGGCCTTGCACAGTCTTTCGCCCGTCGAGTGGAGCACCTTTTGCCGCGACCCGCCGCTGGCGCATGCCTCCCTCGACGCGCACCAGCGCGCCGCCAGGACACTCTGGCGTCATACCTTTGCCTCTGGCGCGGTGCGCGTCGCAGCGGCCTTTATGGATTGGACCTCTGGCAGAGCGCACGCCGAAGCGGCCAAGTACGACCCCTGGCTCAGGCTCTTGGATTTGCTCGGGCTGGAATGGCCAATGGGCAAATGGGGCGAGTGGGCCTGCCAAGCCCCCAACCTCGACGTATTCGACGTGTGCGTCCATCGATTCTTTGTGGATTCACGCCCAGTCCGCGAGGCGGCGCGCCACGGCCATTTGGGCCTGTTGCGCAGGCTGGCGGCGTGTGAATGGCGCCGGATGGACATCGACGATGTTGCCGCGCACGCCATCCACGGACACGGGTCCCGCGATGCCATCGACTCTATCGTCACCTGGCTTGCTGCCGAGCATGGCTACGTGATCCAGCGCATTGGTGGGCGTCCGGTTGCCGAGAAACCGCGCTATCTCTAATATTCGCTGTGCGCTCGTCTCGCGTTGTCCTGCGTTGTTCTCCTCTGTTCTTTTGTATGGTTCTTTTGTACTTTTTCCAAAGGCAGTGTCTCCTTTCGCTGCACATTTTTTTTTGCAATCGCGCGAGGGGTCTTTACTGGCGGCTTTTTTGGCGGTGGTCGAAAAAAAGCCCCTCACGGCCAGTGTCCTGGCTCATGCCGGGCAACGGCTGGGCCTAAACCGACCCAGCCAACACCATCGCGCCACACAACCGGCTCAAAGCCGACCGCGAGCCGCCGACAAAAAGCAGTGCGAGTGCGAACAAAATGCGCCTCATTCAAGCGTGACCACATTCGGGCACGAATGCGACCAAGCCGGCCGCGAATGCGAGTTTCTTGCAGTTTGCGATTTGTGCACAATGTTTCTAAATTCATTCGCGCTTGCGCCTCTTTTTTTGTTGGTGGCTTGTGGCCGTTGCCCACCGTCGAGCGCAAAATCGTGACACAAACAAAGAAAGAAAAAATTTTACACACGCCACCGCGGTCGCTGTGGCTCTCGTCCAAAGGGAAATGTCCCGGTGCTACTCGTCGCTCTTGCAAACCTACTGCCCCGTTTTCAGCAAAAATTCACGCATTGGCCAGAATCGTGGCTGCATTCCGGGCGATCGCACCGACCAATCCCGCTCGCGTGTCAGTGTCCCAAATTGGACCGGTCTCCCTATACACGGCGCATTCTCACCGCCACTCGACGCACACACGAGAGCACCGGCCGGCAAGGATGACCGCCCGATCGGACGCCACCACCAAGCCCATCAACCAGACACACCCTTTGGCGACTGGATCAGCAGCATACGGCCCACGCAAGCGCTCGACGGCGTCATCGACCGTCGGCGACGAGACACTGACGCGCAAGGCCAAAGTACGGCGGCTCTCGGTGGCATCTGTATCCTCACATGTTGACTTGGCACTCGACTATCAAGAGGCGCTTCCGACAGAACTACAAGATGCCATCATGCGCCACCTGGCCGGGAGCGACCCCAAATCGGCGCTGCACCTGGCGGCGACGAGCAAGCAACAGGCCGCCGTACTCGATCGCCTTTTGCCGAGATTCGTGCGCGAGAATCCTCTTCTCGTCGCCACCGAGGGCGCCACGCCGACCGCCGCCGACTATTTGCGCGCGCGCATCGCCCTGGGTGCCGAGGACACCAACGCGGTGGTGCTCTTGCGGCTGATGGAAGGCTTTATCCGCTTTTTGTTTTCCATGCGCGAATGGATGTCCTGGCGCGGCATTCGAGACGAGCATCGCACTGCAACCGGGCACTGCGCCCTGCACGCCACTTACACATCCACGTGCGACTGGTGCTCATGGTCGTACAAACTCTTCCCCATCGACGACGTCCTCGCCGACCCGCTTTTGGGAGACACGAGGCAGAGGGCGCAGGCATGGTATCGGTGGCTCACGGCGCCGCCGCCGATAGCCGTTCCGAACGATTGGCCCCCGGACGACATGCCTCCTGCCGACCTGGCATTTATGCCCCGTATGTCGCGGACGTGCCTTAATCGCGATCTCAACATCTGGTACAATCGGCCGCGCGCAAGCCATAACGGACGGCCGCCTGTGCCCGACTGCCTGCGTGGGCCGTGCGACTATGGGATCGAGGTCGGTAACAGAGACGCTGCCGCCACCGGGTTTACTGCAGCCGACACGGCGCAGGCGGTCATGTTCTTTGAGCGATACAAATCCTCGTCCGTCGCTTGGCACCGGATGCACGTTCTTTTTGACGATACGCGTGCCAAGCGGCTCCTCGGGGCGTGGACACAACGGGACCGATCTGCGCAGGACATCGAAACAAGGAGGCTGCTTGGATCGACCGCAGCCCGTGACGGCTTTTGTGGCACAATCGACGGCAACACTCTTGATCATATAAAGGGCGTCGACGATCGTCTACTGGGTTCAGGTCCGTTGCGCCTCGTCCGCTTTACCGATGCATTCCGCCCCAAGATGTACCTCGTCCCCGACGTTGATGTCTTTTTCGCCATGGACATTGCCTCGCCCGAAATCGAAACCCTACTGGGCATTTGCTAAAAAAAAATAAAAAATGTTTTTTTTAAGAAAGGATCGCCCATCGACCGACGACTCTCTGGGCGCTCGCGGCTGTCCCTCTTTGGCTTGGCGACCGCGCGCGACAGTGCACACAAAAGCATTTACCCTGCGCGGTCTGCACCCACAGCCAAAGATGCACCGCGCCGGTCCGCGGGTTTGCCGTCCTTTTTCGCTGGCAACAAGAGAACACACAAAAAAGAGGAAAACCCGCCAGCGCGGCCGCCCGGCATCAAAGCCCAAGACCAGACGACACGGGCTCAATTTTGTGCTTGCCATCTTTGCGCAACATTCAAAAAGCCGACACTTCGTCCCGTCTGTCGGGCGCGGTGGTTTGGTGTGTTTTTTGATGGTGCATCGACGGCGCAAGGAATTGCGCGCCGATGGCGTATGGACGGTTGTCTTACGATGGATACAAGGCGGCTGCGCGGACGACACCGGGCCAATTTCTGCCACCAACAGCAGAGCAAAAAAAAGACCGCGCGCGCAACACGCAAAAGGTCGAGGCAGCCAAAAAACACAAGTTTTGATTGGCTGCGTCCATCCCAGACGGGACATGTTCATTTTTGTGCGGGCGTCGGCAGCGCCCGCCGCGCAAATCGGGCCTCGCGTCGTGCGCGGGCAGACCTTTTTGTTTGTCGTCGTGCGTCTGCTAGACCGCACACCGTCCGACTGCGAGAGGTAGAGGGAAAAAATGAATCGTGTCCCTGGAAAAGACGCCGATCAGGCGCCGCCCTCTGATACCGCGCCCGCCTACGAGGATAGGCTTCCGACCGAATTGCAATGCGCCATCATGCAGCATCTAGTCGACGACGATCCCAGATCGGCATTGTCGTTGGCGACGACAAGCAGACACCAAGCCGCCGTCCTTGAAAGCCTTTTGCCGGGGCTCGCTCGCGACTATCAGTCGCTCGTCACTGCCGACGGCGCCTCACCGACCGCCATCGGCTATTTGCGCGCACGCGTCGCCCTCGGCGGCAACGACGCGCGCGCCGCAGTGCTCTTGCGCCTGACAGAGGGGTTTGTGCGGTTCTTGTTTACCGCGACGCAATGGTCGCGCTGGCGCGGTATCGGCGCGTCCCACCGCGCCGTGCGCGACCCACGCGGTATCGGTCCCGACGTCTTCCCCGTCGACGACGTCATCTCCGACCCGAGCCTGGGCGATACGCGACACCGAGCGCAAGCATGGTATCGGTGGCTTACCGTGCGCCGCACGGCGCCTGACCGTACTGTAGATGCCCCGTGCCTTGTGGATGCGGCGTTCTTGCGCCGCACAAACGGAAAGAGCGACGGGCGAGCGCGCATGAGGCCTCATGGGCTCGCGCGCCATCTGCACGGCATCGAGTTGGGCGCCGGGTCCAACTTTGTCGTACCAGACACTGCGCAGGCAGTCACGTGGTTTGAGCCCGGTGCGGACGCCGCGACATCCTTTGATGCGCTGATTGATCTTCTTGGTCTCAAGGACGAACGGTATGGCGGCGAATGGGCGCTGAGGCGGATGCGGAGGTTTGGGGCCATGGACGACGACGCGAGGGGGCTGCTCGGCTCGACGGCTTCCCGAGACGCGCTGTCGGCCTGTGTCGACCGAGCCGTGAGGCGCCACGGCAAAGGCGACGGTGACGGACCCTTGTGGTCAGGCCCTTTGCGGCTCCCCGACTTTACCACGGCGTTCCGACCGCGGTTCTACCTCGTCCCCAGCACCGTGGGCGTTACCCTCGCCATCGACATTGCCTCCCCGGATACCGAGACCCTCCTCGGCATTCACAACAACCCTTGATCTCGACATTTTAAGGGGGAAAAAAAGAAAGAAAAACACACAAGTTTACCGAGCGTCGCTTTGGAGTCGCCGCAAGACGTCTGCCTTTGACGAAATTAAATTAAATTAGCCAAAAGACAATGCATTCTTTTGCGCGTCGGTCGCATGACAACCGCGGTCCCTTTTGTGGCTCCCGATGGGCGCCGTTGGTCCGTTGAACAAAAGGCATCCACTATGGCCCATTTTCGTCAAAGACCAAATACCTGTTTGGACCAACACGACAACTCTGGCGTCACCCCAAAAATTACGGCCCTTGGCGGCGGCGGCGCCTGTGCCCAAAGAGCAATGCCGCTGGCACAAGTTTTTAAAACAAAAAACAAAAACACCAATGACCAATGAGTCTTTCGGTGGGTGGCCTGTGGCGCCAGCCGTTCCTGTCGCAAGACCCAACAGCCCGTAAAAGCCGTGAGACTCGCACCAAAAAGACGACAAAGAAAGACCACAGCGTGTTTGAGGAAGGAGATGGACACCAATGGTCAACAGCATCGCGAGAGTTGCGGCCTCGAAGATATGCCGCCCGAACTGAGACTGCACATCACAAGTTTTTTGGATCAGGCGGGCGATATGGCCGCGGCGCTGATGGCCTCTCGCCTCTTTGCCGGAAGGTCGGCGGTCGACATGGCCGTCGCCCAAGGCGTCGTCTATACGGGGCGCGTCCTGGAGGCGGGCGCGCCGCTCGACGTCGTCCGCAAGGTTATTGACGCGCGCGGTCGACCCCTGGGCCGCGGCTTTATCGAGAGCGCCGTGCGCGGCGGGCGTATGGATGTGCTCTGTTTTGTCTGTGGCGTCGTCCGGGTACATATCATCACATTTCGTCCCCTCTCCCCCAAACTTTGTGCGCACACACAATATATACTGACGGGCTGCTGTTGTGTGTGTGTCTGGTTAGGACGACACTGCCAAGGATTGGTACGACCCTCAACAACACGACAGGGATCCCGATTACCGCCAACAAGTCAACAGTGGCGACGACCATCCCAACAGTGACAGTGACAATAACCATCACAGCGATGACGATGATGTTGGTGATGATGTTGCCGATGATGATGATGATGACGACGACGACACAAGCAGCGACGGCAGCCAAGACAGCGACGATGTACGCGACCGTGTGTATTCAAACTATGGACCCGACGGGAGGACCAAGCAAATACTCTACGAGGCCGTGTGTGCCGCGGCAGATCTCAGTCGCGCCGACGCGCTCCGCTACCTCACGACGCGACCGATCTTGGCGTGCCACCTGGGCCACCTCGTCGACGAGGACTTGGCCGTTCGAGGCGCGCAGGCTGGCCACGCCGCCATCGTGGCCTATGTGCACGACCGCAAGGCCAGGTCCTGCGGGGATGACCCTTGTTTGTGCACGCAGCGTCTGGGCAGGGCGGCGTGGAAGGCTCCAACGGCCGACGTGGCCACTTGGCTGCGCGACTTTGGATGCCGCGGATATGTGAAACCGACAGCGCAGGACGCGGGCCGTGCGATCGCACGAGGCCATACTGCCCTGTTGCACCACCTGATCGATCGGGGCGTTGTTATCGACGCAGACGCCGACTGTCTGGTTCCCTCTGTCACAGCGGCCGCGCGCAAAGGCCGCGTCGACGTCTTGCGACTCGTGGTGGAGAATGGACTGTGCCCGCGCATCGACCCCATTCTCCTGGGTGCCGCCCAGGGCGGGTCCGTCGACGTGCTCTGGTGGGCGCTCTATGACGACAGCCACGAGTGCTCTCGTTGGCGACAAGTGTGGGGTCGGCCGTCGGCGACGCTCATGCGCGCCGCGGCGATGGCTGCCGCGGCAAACGGCCGCGCCGACACGGTGTCGTGGATCGCCAAGCGCCATCCCGAGGTCGTCGATCTTGCACTCTTGTGCGCGGCCATCAACAGCGCATCGTTGGACGCGGTGCGTACCGTCGATCGACTCCTGCCGGTGCCCTTTGACTGGGCTCGCGTGGCCGCGCGTGTCATCGAAACCGACTCGGTGGACATGGTCAAATTCATCGTCGAGGAAAAGGCCGTCGTACTCGACCCCTTGGCCGTGGCCGACGCCGGCGCTCGCGCCCTGTCTGACGACATGATCGATTACTTGGCGACCGTGTGCCCGCACGACGGCATGCAGATGGTCCTTGATGTCGTCCTCGCCGACGAGTCCTTTTGCCCTACTCTCTTTAGTAGGCGCTTCTGTGACCGAGTCTCGGGGTTGTGCGTCGGCGTCACTGCAATTGGCGACTCTGATCCCGCCGATCGTTGTGCGTGCGCGCACTGCGCACACTCGACGCTCGACGACGAAAACAGACACCGAATGAATTAAAAAAAGGACGATTTCATCCTGTTTATTCTCTCTTGGTATGTGTGCGTGTGTGTCGTCGTCGGCCATTGTCGGCATCACGACGAAAAACGCGAAATCGGACCGGCCAGCATTTTTAGCGCTGTCATGACCTGGCGCCCGCCGATAAACAAAAAGGAAAATCGCCATTGTCGTACCGGGGGACAAAAAGGGGGGGGGGCAGGGTCGCAAAATAGCGCGAATCGATCAGCGGCGACCGGCCACCATCACGCCCAGAATAGAGGTCACGTCCATGACGGCCTCGTGGGTAACCGCGTAAAAGCGCGGCGACGGTTCGAGCACGGGTTCGCGTTCGCGGTAAGAACGCAACATGCGCCCCGTGGCCTGTACTATGGGCTGCTGTGTCGTGGCTGGGTCCGATGCGCGCGCAATCTCCATGGCCGCAGCGGCGAGCCACAAATCAAAGTCGTCCGGCGCAGTGCCATTGTCGACTAGGAGCGGTCGGACCAGTGCGTCGAGGTAGCGACTGGCCGGCGCGAGATGGTCCTCGTCGATGGCTCCAAAATCGGCGAGCGCGCCGCCCGATAAAAAGTCGTCTGGCGAGGGCGCCCGTACGAGTGGACGGTAGGCGCTTTTTCCTTGGCCAGCGAGTGACACGGGGTCGGACGCCGTGGTCACACCGTCATCCGCGCGACTGCACAGGCCTTGGCTTGCCAGCCATTTAATGGCGTCGATGAGTTGGCGATCGGCGCGCCCATTTTGTCGCGCCGCATGGAATCCGGAATGCACACGACGCATGACGGCATTGCCGAAACACAGGGCCGCGAGAAAGAGAGCCGATGTCCCGACGGCGCATCCGGCGTCGATCAGCATGCCAACGGCATTGATGCTGCCGCGGACGATCGCGCACGCGAGGACACGCCAGTCGAGCAAGAGGCGGGGCGGATAGTCCATACAGATCAAATCGCATCGACACAACGACCGCAACATCTGATCGCTTCCGTGAGCGGCGGCCGCTAAAAAGGCGAGCGTCTCGCGCTTTCCGTTGGACGCTTGCGCGTGTGTGTCGGCTGCAAGGAGAATGTCCTCACGTCCGCCGCGCGCAGCAACGACAAGTGTATCGGCCCAGGTGCGGTCCGACGGCATCGACGCCACCCAGCGGGCCATGTCATGGGCGTGCGGGTAGAGGTTCGAGTCCCTCGCCGCGCGCGCCATCCAGGTCACCACGTCGACGTGGCCGCCACGCACCGCCAGCCACAGCGTGCGTCTACTGGGACGCAGTGCGTGTGCGGCGCTTTTGTGTACCGATTGCGTCGTCGATGCGGCCGAGCGGACGCACGCACGCCACCACCGACAAGTCTGCGCCGCCAGGGGCCACCAACCAACGTCGAGGCGGTCCATGACGGCGCACATCAATTCGGCGGGGAGGATCACCGTATCCGTTGCGGTTCCTGTGTGATCGACATGCATCGTGGAAAAAAATATTGCGGCCAAAGAGAGAGAGAGAGAGAGAGAGAGAGAGAGAGAGATGTGTGCCAACGACACAAACCAAAAGGCATTCGCGCAAAAAAAAAGAAAAATCGACAAATGGCGAAAAGCCGTGACAACCAACAGCGCACACGTAATCGAAAATACGAAAAGAACGACGGCGCCAATGGCACAACGGCACAAATGTCCGGCTCCTCCATTTAAATAAAAAAAAGGTCGGGCAGTCGACTAGATACAACCGTGCGTGTTTGTTTGCAAGTCACCATCCTCGACACACGCGTCCAAACTGTCGCCATGGCGCCGACTGCCACCACCACCACCACCGTGACCAACGATGATCCGACTCCGTGCGGGTTCCCCGTCGCCCCGCCGCGCGCTCGCCGTACGGCGCCGCTTGGACTCGATGCGTATGCCTACGGCTTGGTGTGCGTCCTGTTGGGCATTACACTCTGTTCGGCCTTTGGATCTGCAGAATTGCCTCTATGGCAACTGGTTGCGGCGACGAGCCTTGTCGCCGTTGCCGTGCGTCTTCAGGGCCGGATGAGGCGTGCGACCGTCGCCATGGTCGCTTGCGGTCACGACGTCGGCTCTACGATCCGTCGCGCGTTGGACGAGTGCGCGCCCAAGGCCAAGGTCATGTTTGACGTCGGCGACGCCGCCACGCGTGCCGTATGTCTAGAGCGCGACCCGACGCCCGATAACGCCACGTGCGTCCATCTCTTTGTCATGGAGACGACGCGCGGCATAGAGGCCGTCTACGACCGCGAACAGGTCTCGCGCGTGTGGCCCGGTCTGCTTACCCGTTCGGGCGACGCCGATCCTCTGGGTGCGCTCTTTTCTTCGGTCGTCGTGCCCGCAGGCAGCGGACGCATTCGCGTGGCCGTACACCGCGCCGTCGCTCCAGTCGACCAACACGAACCGTTTATGACCGACACCGGAAGAATGGACGCCGCGGTGGAGCGCATACGCATGTCACGGCCCGAGCCAAAGCACGAAAGGCCGGATCCTGTCGCCGACTTTTCTGTCTTGTCTTCTTCCTCTTAGATGTCATTGCGCCCATCTGCCAAACAAAAAAACACATTTTTTTGCGCTTATTCTATCTGTGCATCTCTTGAGCGTGCGCACGCACTCGCGATCAACGACTTGGCCTGCCGGTCGCATTTGCTGCGATTTCTCGCTGCTGTCGCCGCAGCGGCATTGAGCCTCGGCGGCACCAAGGCACCCCAACAGCCATCAGCAAAAAAAAGAGCGCACCCGCGAGCGCCGACGACCCATCGCCGCAAACAGAGCACACATGTGCGTCGATCTATTTGGGTATCACCGTGCAACACGGATCTTTTTTTTATTGCCATTGCAGACTGCAATTTTTGGTTGTCATTGGCGTCGCACGCCAAAAAATAACCGAGCGCGCGAAAAAAAGGGGTGGCGTCTTGGTCGGGTTGTCTGCTTGTCCTCCTCCTCCTCCTGCCCCCTCGGCCCGTCACGCCTCGATTTTGTCTGCCATATGGCGCCACGCAAGAAAAGAGGACACTGGCCGGCACAAAGAGCGACGGTCAGACCGCCACTCTAGAACCGGTCGCGCCGTCGCTGCGCTCTCTCCACAGGGCGACCCCTTTTGCCCACATTTCGTACTATAATGCCAATGATTTTTAGCGCCTTTTTGCGAGATGGACGGTTGCTCGACCGTGCGACGCGATTTCTCTCCGTGTTTTTTTTCCTTCATTTGGTTTCTGTTTTACCTTTTTTGGTTCCCCCTTTGGCGTAGAGCGGTGTGCGAACGCGGTCGGTCGCCCTATCGCGCTCCATTTAGGTACCGCGCTTTTTTTGGCACAGCCAATGACAGATTGAGCGTGCTAGGACACGTGCTCGTGCTTGGCTAGAAAAGGGCGTGCAGCAGCCGATCCGCTCTTTTTTTACAAGTCACGACCTCCAACATGCGCCCCACCAAACCCAGTCGCCCGCCGCCTCCTACCATGGCAACTGCCGCGGTCCTGTTGGTCGCCATTGTCTTTGTGCTCACGCCCGTCACGGGCGTCCCCCATAGTGACCCTCGTCAGGACGCCGCCTGGTGGCCCAACTGGGGCGCCGGCCTCGACAACACCCATCACGCCATCAACGAGACGCAGATCTCAGCCGCCAACGTCGACCGCCTGTCCGTGGCATGGACGACGACGCTCGTGGGTGACGTCACGGGTCCGCCGGCCGTCGACCGCGACGGCACCCTCTATGTCAACGACCTCGCCGGCAACGTGTGGGCCCTCCGCGGCTGCACGGGCACTGTGCTGTGGCGCACCGCCCTGGGTAATTTTACCGGCAATCCGGGCGTCTTTAGCCCGACAACGGGCCGCACCACGGGCACGACGGCGCGCGGCACCCCGGCCATCCACGGCGCCTACATCTATGTCAATGACATTGGGTCGGCGCGCGTGTTTTGCCTGCACAAGCGCACCGGCGCTCTCCGCTGGCAGACCGTCCTGGATTCGCATCCGGCGGCCATCACCACCATGTCGCCCACCGTGGTCGACGGCCTCGTGTTTATCGGCGTGTCGAGCACCGAGTCGGTCATGGCCGGCTTTCCCGACTATCCCTGCTGCACTTTTCGCGGGTCGATGGCGGCCCTAAATGCGCGCACCGGCGCCATCGTGTGGCAAAAGTACACGACCACGGCCGACTACCCGGGCGCGCCCGCGTGGGGCTCGTCGCCCTCGGTCGACCTCGCCAAGCGCGTGGTCTATGTGGGCACCGGCAACAACTACAAGGTGCCCGCCGATGTCCAAGCCTGCATCGACGCCAACGAGGGCGACGCCCGTACGTGCCCCTTTGACCCGGCCAACATGGCCGAGACCATCATCGCCTTTGACATGGACACGGGCGCCATTCGGTGGAATACGTCGTTTTCGCTGCTGCACGGCCTCGACGTGTGGAACCTGGCGTGCAAGCCCTGGCTCTTGGGCCTGCCCGGCGGTCCCGGTCCCAACTGCCCGGCCTTTCCGGGACCCGACTCGGACTTTGGTCAGGCGCCCATGCGCATCCACTACCGCTCGGGCGGCGTCCGGGTGCCCCTCTTGGCCGTGGGCCAAAAGAGCGGCCTCTTTTACGCGCTCCATCCGGCCGACGGCAGCGTTGCGTGGATCAAGTCGGTGGCGCCCGGCGGCGACATGGGCGGCTTCCAGTGGGGCTCGGCCTTTGACGGCGACCGCATCTATGTGGCCGGCTCCAACAGCGACTATGTCAACCAGACCCTCAAGGACGGCCGTGTGACCCGCGGCGGCACGTGGGCCGCGCTGGACCCGGCCACGGGCACTGTCTTGTGGGAGACGCCCGTGCCGCAGGGACTCGACCTGGTCAATGCCACGAGGGACGAAGCCGTCGCCGCCTGGCCCCTCGCCTGGTCGTCTCTGACGGTGGCCAACGGCGTCGTCTTTGCGGGCGCCGGTAGTCGCGACCCGACCGTGCCCACCATGTTTGCCCTCGACGCTGCCACGGGCGAGATCCTGTGGCAGTTTGCGCCCGGCGCGTCGATCATCTCGTCGCCTGCCGTCGTCGACGGCTGGGTCTATTGGGGCATCGGCTATGGCCAAAACTCGCGCGCCGGCAACACCTTTTACGCCTTTCGCGTAGCCGACATTGTCGCGCGCTAGGCGCCCATGTTTCCGCCCACCTCACCCAAATCCTCGCACGACCCGCCGTCTCTGTCTCTTGTGGGTGTTGCTCTTTCTTGTCTCTTTTCGTCTTTTTTTTCCCTTTATTATGTCCTATGCATTTTTTTCTGAAAACAAAAAGAATAAAAAATGCGATTCCTTGCCATTGTCTCGGTCCGCGCACGGTGCTTGCGGATGTCAACTGGTCATATTCGACTGGCCGGCTAGTTCATTTTCGATCGGCTGATGGTCGGTTAATTGGGACTTTTGTTGAGTCATGTTTGTGGATTCCAGTCGGTCGGGTTCGGCTTGCCGGGTCGTTCTTGTTTGACCAATGGTCGACCAACTGGGACTCGCTCGATGCTGGCGGGTTCGGACCCGCACGTGCTTCGTCATGAGGGCACAGCATGAAAAAAAAATGGCCCACTAGCCCCAAGCGAGCACTGCCCGCGCACACTTTGTCTCTTTTTTTTTTGGAGGTGCGCGCGCTCCCTCTTTTGGCCGATGTCGGCGATCGCTGTGCAACCGGAAGGAGCAGCGGCCTTTCTTTTTTTTTCCCTTTATAGAAACCGGCTCGTCGACTCGGCGTCCTTCTTTTCGTGTTGCCAAAAGTCCGATGCGATGGTATTGCCCAATAGGGAGGGGGTCTTTTTTGATATATAAAAAAAAGAAGGAGCACCACGCCGAGGCACTCGACGACAGCAGGATGAACGCATTTGGCACATTGGGGCCGACACTCGGCGACATGCCCTACGAGATGCTCTTGGCGATCGCCAGGGCCACGAATTCGGCTCTGACGATCGTGCAACTAGCGTCAACTTGTCGACGGAACAGCGGCCTTTCGAGCGACGACGCGCTGTGGAAGGCTCTCTGTTGGACGCACTTTGGGCCGCCGCTTCACGAGGGCTTTGCCGACGCGGGCAAAAACTGGCGATGGGTCTATCGGGCGCAGGGCCACGTTGCAGCGTCGAAAGGCCCCGACGTCGGTGCCGTCACGACACCGGGTCGGATCTACTGGGGCGACACGTTGGACGGCCTTCCGCACGGTTACGGCCTCAGTCTCGCCCTCCCGACCCCGCACCGCGACGGCCAAAGGCTGACACGACGGGCCCAGGACACTGCGCTCGACCAGGCGGCGCCCCGACACGACGGTCATTGGAGCCACGGTCGCGAGCACGGGTATGGCGTGCGCGTCTACCGCAACGGATCGCGTTATAGGGGCACATGGCGTAACGGCGCGCACCATGGGTACGGCGAGCGGTTTGACATGGACGGATGGCACTATGCCGGCCAGTGGTTCGACGGCCATTGCTACTATGATGACGATGACGATCACGACGACGAAGTCGACGCCTACAGCGACGCTCACCGGTGCTTGGAGGTTCATGATTGTATCGAAGCAATGTGCGATGCCGCCGTCAAAGATCGTTGGCGCCGTCGGGCTGCCAACCTCATGGTCGGGCCTCTGTGGAATTGGTCAGGACAGCGCGCGCGAGCCGACCCAGATCCGCCGTTGTCCGGCGGCACAGACAGGCTCACCCTGTACAATGGCACGGTCCACACACGCGCTCGCGTTGCCGGCGCCACAAAGAGCACCATCACATGGCCCGACGGCAGGTCCTTTGAGGGACGCTGGACTCGTTGGCTCATCGGAAAATATCACCCGACCTATGGCACCGTGACCTATCCCGACGGGAGCGTGCGCGAGGGGGCATTCTCTCAGGGTCGACCCTGGGGCCGCGGCAGGCTCGCGCGCGCGGATGGCGTGCGCATCGAGTGCTTTTGGCAGTACGACACCGCTTGCGGCCCGGTCATCGCGACATGGCCCGACGGCCGACGATACGAGGGCGCGTGGCACGACGGCGCGTCTCATGGCGACGGCGAAATGACTTTTCCGGATGGATCGCGCTGGGTGGGCACCTGGCGCCATGGACAACCTCACGATGGCACCGCCATTGCGCAGGATCGTGTTGGTTGCATGGCGTGCCTTGCCGCGTCGCCGTACATATGACGCGCCTTTGGAACACTCTTTTTTTCATCCGTTTTTATTTTTTTTGAATAATGAATGCACAAAACACCCCGAACCGGAAAAGGAGCAAGACTGCTTTTTTCCTTGCGGCCGTGCCACCGGGCGCGCACAAAAAATCGGCGCACAAGAGGCGCCATCGCCCACCGCGACGGGCCAGTCGCTGTCTTGACGTCGCGAGACCAGTGCTTGCGGATCGGTTAGCCGTCAACTAATCCACACCAAATTGTCCAATCATAAATCACATAAATCAAACAATCTGTCTAAAATCCTGGATTTTAGTCGTCGGTTAACCGATCCGCAAGCACTACGCGAGCCCAACAATTTTTTCCGTGCCTGGCTTGGCGGACCTGTCCTGCCGGCGCCTCCAAAAAAAAAAAAAGAATGGTGCCGTGCCGTTGGTCGAAATGGCACAAAAATCACAACACACGGCAAGAATCACGGCGCGCCTCGGTGCCCACAAAAGAGACCGCGCAAGCACCAAGGGGCTGAACAAGCGCAATGCAACAGGTCGGAAAAAGAGGACCCCCCGACACGGCACGTGATGCGACACGGCAAAGAAAACAACGGCGCTTTTATGGTGAAGTGATGCCGACGGTCATGCTGCCCCCCGAGATGGCCGCGCGCGTGCTCGACATGCTCGGCAACAGGGATTTATGTGCGGCGCGCCTCGCGCATCGCACCTTTTGGCCGAGCGCCAGCCCACAGAGCCTGCAGAGGCGCAGGAAGCAGACGTGGCTGAGGACGAGCGCCGAGCGGGCCGCCGCACTCGGCCGCGTGGACGTGCTGCGATTCCTCCAACGCCGCAGGCGCATATCACGCAACTTTTGTCTGTGGAATGAGGTCGGCCAGCGCGACGATCCCGATCTGGTTCGCCTGGCTGTCGAATGGGACCCAAACATGCACCGAATTGACGCGGCAGCCGAGCATGCTGCTCGCCGGGGCCACCTTGCTGCATTTGACGTGCTCTTTGGTGCAACCCCTCTCGACGCCCCACGGTTTATGCCCGCCGCGCTGTCTGGCGGCCATCACGCTATTGTGCGCCGCCTTTACGCGGCCACGCCGCCCGACCAGCGCCACGAGTGGCTCAAACATGCGATCGTGATGGGCCTCATCGACACGGTGCGCCTCTTGGTGGCCGACGACGACCGCGCGCCTCTCGGCGACGTGGCCGCCCTCGCCGCGCGGTTGGGCAGGATCGACATCCTAATACTGATCCAAGAATTGAATCCGACGTTTTCGTGGGAGGGCATTCACGCGCACGCCGTCCGGGGCGGCAGCGCCGCCGCCCTCTATTTTATGCACGACCTCGGCATTGGTGAACGGCCCGACCTAGCGGCACTCTTTTCGTCGGCGGCGCGGCGCGCACGGGCCGACGACGTGCTGTTTTTAGGACGGCGCGACCCCGCGCTCTCGCTCCGGTCGGCTCTGAATGACCTGTCGACTGTCGATCGCTATTCGCTCGGCGTCGGGCCCACTTTTGCTGCCATTTGCACGCTCCACGCCGAGAGGGGTGGCGATTTCGCACTCGGCACGCTCTTTGGCAAGGTCGCCGGTCCGCTCGACGTGCGGCCGTTTTTGCGCGGCCCGATCCGGCGTCAGGTGCTCTATGAACGCGACGTCGTGGCCAAGGTCGCGCGACTTGTGCCGGTAGTCGACCAGCGCGAGTTTGTAAACAGAGCCACAGACTCTATCTATGCTTTTCAAAAGAGCAGATATTGATCGGCGTGCGCCTTGTGTTTTCTCTGGTCGATGGGGGGGGGTCTCGCCCGCAGCCTCTTTGTGCTCCCGGCCCAAAGGAAAGAGGGCGATCGCATTGCGCCGGCTCCTCGCTTTTGGCCAGTGCTTGCGGATCGGTTGACCGACGACTAAAATCTAGGATTTTGAAGGGATTATTCGATTTGTGTGATTTTCGAGTGGAGAACCGAGTTTGGATTAGCCCACGGCTAACCAATCGGCAAGCACTGGCCGAAGCACAGCAGAGATCCAACGCCCAATCGACGCCCAATAATACTAGACAAAATAAAAAGGCGACATACGACTTGCGTGTCACCAAAAAAAAGACAGAAACCAAAAACGGGCCGACGGCCACAAGGAAGGAGACACAACACGACCAGAAGGAGACGACGCAAAAGCACGCGCCATGAATGGCCGCCGAGACCCCACACCACCGATAGCCATGCTCCCACATGAAATCGTCTCTTGTATACTCGACCTGCTCAGGGACGAGGACTTTTGCGCGGCACGACGTGCCCATCGCGTCTTTTGGATATGCGACCTAGTCCGCAGCCTCCAAAGACGCAGAAAACAGCGCTGGTTGAGGATGAGCCCCGAACGGGCCGCCGCCCTCGGGAGGACCGACGTGCTCCAATTCCTCCGGCGGCACGAGCGTATCCCGCGTACATTTAGCCTGTGGCGCGAGGTCGAGCCTGATGGCAATCCCGATCTCGTCCGCCTAGCCATTGCGTGGAATCCGACACCAGCCAAGATCGCAAAGGCCACGCAGACCGCTGCGCGCAAAGGGCACCTCGACGCACTCTGCATTCTCTTTGACGTGGCTCGGACAGATGCCGTCACGTTCGCCTATGAGGCCCTGTCGGGCAGCCACCACGACGTCTTGCGCTTCCTCTATGCCGCCACGCCGACGGCCCAACGGTTTGCGTGGTTTGACGGGGCGATCGCCAGAGACCTGGTCGACGCCACGCGCTTCCTCATCGGCGAGGAGGACCGACCGCCGCTCGGCGCGATCGCCAACACCGCCGCCCGCCTCGGGAGGATCAACATCTTGCGCCTGATTCAGGAGATCGAGCCGGCGTTCTCGTGGGACGACGCGCTCCGGCACGCCATACAGGGCGACAGCGCCGCGGCCATATGCGTTATCTACGACAATGGCGTCGGCGAGCGGCCCGACCTGCAGGCGCTGTTTTTGCACGCTGCCCGACACGATCGGTACAAGGACCTGATGTTTCTAGGACGACGCGACCCCTCGCTGTCGCTCCAGTCGGCGCTCGACATTGTCATTGCGAACCCGAGCGATACGAGGGGCACTCTGGAGGCTATCTGCAACCTTCACGTCGAGAGGGGTGGCAGTATCGCGCCAGAGGCCCTTTTCGGGAACGCAGACCGCGGACTGGATCTGCGCCCTCTTTGGGATAGATGCGCCGAGCATTCGGTGGGGGGGCGCCGACCCCATGAGTCGCGCGCTCGACATGGCCATCTACGTACCGACGGCCGATCGCCACGGGCTCCGACGTAAAGTCGCCGCCTATGTGACATCCGGCGGTTCTCGGCGCTCTTGACACGTCCTCGCTTCTTTTTCTCCCCTCTTCTTGACGCGTCTTTTTCTTTTGCAGGGTTTCTTGCCTGGCGCCGTCTGTGGGATTCCCAACAAAAAAAGGCAAAAAAGGCAAAAAAAATGACAAACAGCGCAAAAAGGAGGCCCACTTGTCTTTGTGTGTTGCCGTCGTCTGGTTTTCCTTTGTAAAGGAAAGAAACAGGAAAAAACACGGGGTCGATTCGTGCGACCCACCGATACGACAGAGAGCGTCTAGACGGCGGCGCCGGTCTGCTGGTAGATGCCGCGCGGGAGGGCCGGCGGCGCGAGCGCCAGAGAGAGCGCCATGAGTTGGCAGCAAAAGGCCGGGTTGGGTTCGACAAAAGGGCGCGCCCGTCGCACGGTATCGAGGGCGCCGATGGCGTCCACGCCGCACTTGAGCATGAGGTGGGCGCACACGATGGTGGGCGACCGCGATATACCCGCCAGGCAGTGCACGAGCACGCGCTTGCCGCGCGCCATGGCCGACTCGATAAACATGTGGCACTGCTCAAAGTGCTGGGAGAGGTCGGTCGACGGCGCGTCGTCGAGCACAAACATGAGGTGGGCGTCGATATGGCGAGGCAGCGGGACGCCCCGCTTTTCGCTGTGCGAGAGTAGGGTCACCGCGCACCAACCGGCCTGGTCGGCGGGCGGCGCACGCGCCAGGGCCTTGAGTGCATCGACGCTGCCCAGGTGGAGGCCCGGATAGACGCGGCTGGCGTGGTTGCGCGGGTCGGTGTCGCCGCTGGCGCCGTCGCCCATTCTATCGGTTTGCCCTCTGTGAGCGACGCCTTTTTTTCGTTCTTTTCATTTTGCAAAAAAAATGGGCAGGCGGCGGGTGGTGGTGTCCTGGCGCCGTGGTTGTCCGACCGACAACTGCCCCACAAAAAGGCATCCCTGTTGAGCAGACCCCTTTTTTGTTGCGTCTTTCTTCCTTTTTTTTCCCCTACAAAGCGCCGGCGGCTTGGCCTCTGGCGGGCCAGGCGTCGGCAGATGCTTGCCACAGAGGTGGAGACTAGAAGCGCGCGGCTCTGTCGGCGCGGCCTGTGCGTGGCGTCCCCCTCCCCTCAACGGACCCCCCACGACCCACTGTCAATGCCCTCACTCCATCCTTTTCAAAGAGTAGTGAAAGAATCAAAAACCATCATAAACATTTTATTTTTTTCTCTGATCGACGGGAAAGGGGGCGCAAACCAAAGGCGCACACAAGGCAGGCTAGACGCCGGCCAACCATGATGTGGCCGCAAACCCGTCGGGCAACATGGGATAACCGTGCGCCTTGCGATGGTTGCGCAGTTCAAGAGGCAGTATGTAGGCAAGGATCACGTCCCTCAGTTCCCATGGCAGCGAGCGCATGCCGTCGCTGGCCGAGGCCAACAAAAATCGGCATACCGCGCGTCGACCCAGGCGGCACCGGTCGCGGTAGGGCTCGCGGCGGGTGCGCTTGTCCGACTCGGGGGCGCGATTGATTTGATCGAGGTGGCTGAGCGGCATGGCATTGCTGCAAAGCGAGTCGCGAAAAGGCATCTTGGTGATCTCGACGCCGACGCCGTGGCAAAAGCGAATGCCGCCCTCGGACGTGAGGCCCTCGTAAAAGTAGCGCTCGCTGCCGTGGGCGAGACCGTCGGCGTCGAGCGGCGTGACGATCCTCGGCCTCGGCTCGTTATGACACCACCGCGTCGAGTACCACTGGACCATGTAGGCGGGCGCGTCGCAGATGCCATGAGCCATCAGGGGGTTGTCGCGGTAAAAGAGATTGTCGGTCGGGTAGCGCCGCGCGAAAAAGGCCACCAGTTGGTCGCGCGATAGTACAACGGGCTTGCGGTCGACGCCGATCGTCTCTAGATTGGTCTCTGTGCTGTGTCGGCCGTTCATGTCTGCGGCAGCCAAGGGAGACGCACAGAGATGCGCCTTTTTCTTTCCTCAAGCACGTCTGGCGTTGTGTCTTTTTTTTTCCTCTCTTTGCTTGTTTCTGGTTTTTTTCGCCCAAAGCGGGGCCAATCACGCGAAATGGATCGAGGTCTGTCGCCGGCATGGACGAAAAAAAAAAGAGCGCCCGCGTGGCGTCTGCCGGATGCGCGCCACCGCGCACCGGCCGTCGAGTTGCTCTGGCGGCGGCGGCCCAACACCGCCCGAATGACATAAAAAAAAAGAAAGAGGGCAGTGGCGCGGCACAGACCAAAGCCTTTTTTTTGCATGAAAAAATGTATCATTTTTCTGGAAACACTATTGGCCAATCTCGCGCGGCGTCGACTGCCGGGGTCGTCTGCGCGCAGATCAAGAGATACACCGCGCGCGCGCGATATATGCCATTGGCACCGCAAGAGTCGCACCCCCGCGACGCCATCGCGTGCGCCTATGGCACTTTTGTTTACGCCCCCACGACATTGCCTTTTTTTCTTTTTTTTTCTGGCGAGGCCCAAAGCGCCGCGCGGGGTCGGAGAAGAAAAGGCCAGACATTGCCTGTCGCCGAGCCGCGAGGAAAGAAAAAAGAGAAAACGCACAAGGCACATCAAGAAAAAAAACACACAAAGGACCAGCGGGACGACGCAAAAGCATGGATCGCGACGACACCCCAGTGGCGCACAAAAGGACGTCGCCGAGTCGGATGCATCAGGTCGTCGACTTTGACGGACTCCCGCCAGAAGTCGTGCGGTGCATCGCGTCGCAGATCGACTCGACGGTCGACCTCGTGCGTGCGTCCATGACCTGCCGCCGCCTTGCCGCCGTCTCGCAGTCACTACGTCGCGAAAGAGCGAGGGCGTGGCACTTGGCGGCGCCGCTTGACGACTTGTTTGCTCTGGGTCGCCAACTGTTTGCCGCGATCGCCATGGACGACCCGTCGGCCACGGTCGACGCCCTCGACCTCGGGTACCTGGGCCTGCGCGACCGCCTGTGTGAATTTCGCAACCACCATGGCTCCGACCAGCCGACGTTCGAGGTGGGTGCGTTGGTGGGGCGCGTGGCAAAGATTGCCGACTGGTGTCCTGGACAGACTCCGCCGCGGATGACGCCCCTCGCCACGGCGATCGCATGCGGTTCGGCGCGCTGTGCGCGCATGCTAGCAACCATGGGTGCATCGCTAAACACGCACGAGGCCATCAACGCCGTGACCGCCCTCATCGACCACGTCGCCTGGCGCACCGTCGTCATAGCCCGCGGGGACGCCGACGACGATCACGGAAAACGACGGAGCGGTCGGTATTGTCTCTTGAACGAGGTCGTGGACCTGCGACGGACGTATGGCGAACCGTTCATTCCCAACATGCCGGTCGGCATACGCGAGGGAGGCCCGGTCGACCCCGTGTGCGTGCTCAGGCCCGTCTTTGAAAAGGGCGCCATCACCACCAACACGAGGGCGGCGCGCTCGCTTTTGGTGGACGTGAGCAACCGCGCGACCTATGTCACCCACAGCGTAGAGCATTGCCACGGCAACAACGAAAGCACGCTCGACTTTTGCGAGCGGGTGCGAGCCGGCACCCCGGCGCTCGTCGACCTGCTGATCGAGTATGGGTGTTAGACGACGACGCTCGCGCGCATTTCCAAACTTGCGGTTGTGCGCGCCGAGGGTCTAGTTCATCTTTTTGCGTGTGTGACGTATGTGGGGGTGCAATGCAAACTCTTGGGCACCTCCTCTTGCGCCTTTTTCTTTATCAATGCCGGTTGCCACGCAACTCTATGAAAACATGTTGGTCCCGCCAGTCGAGAAATGCAGATTGTCGCCATGGGCCATGGCATGACGGTCCTGCGGCCATCACTGCATCGCCGCCCCCTTTTCACTCGAATCCGTTTACCGTTCGCCCCGACAGACAAAAATGCTCATGGGTTTGGGTCCCCCGGTCGCAGCCCTCATCGAGGGCGCTCGGTGCCGCCGCCGCAATCGAAAAGGCGCCCAGTAGAGCCCCGTCCTTTTTGGCCAAGTTGTTGGCATCGGGCGCGCGCGCGCTCCCGGCTCAAATCGCTCGGACCTTTTTTCCACTTTTCACCGACGGTGTCCTGTGTCCCCGCACGTCGGATCTTTTGTGCACAAAAGATACCACAAAAAAACAAAATCAAAAACAAAAAATGCTCTTGGGACTGTCTCGGTCGGATCGGGGCGTCCGGTGCGAGCCGACCTTGGGGCCACCCATCGCAACAATGAAAAAAGTGCGCCTTTTGTTTCTTTTCCTTTTGTCTGCATAGCGTCTGTCGTGGGGGTGGTACCGTCGCGTGGGGGGGGGGGATCGCCGATTTCCTTGTTTTTTGTTGGCTTTTGGTTGCGTAAAGGGCGGCATACAAACTCACCAATGGACAAATGGGGTGCGAGAAAAAAAAAGAGGATGAGACCACACGCAACCGAAACCGCCGCAACAGCAACGGCCGCCTCCCTTGGCGAGATTTTTTCTCAATCGCTTCCCCCCGCGTACTCGCGGCATTTTTTTTACGGGCCACATACGACGAGACAAAAAAACAGTGGACAAAGAAAAGGAGGACCCACGCCCGGACAAAAGCCGCCCACGACGACACGGCAAAAAAAGAACGAAAAACACATTTTAAAAAAAAAGAGGGAAATACGATGCAAGAGGCGATCATCGAGCGGATGCGCGACGGCGGCGCCTCGTGGTGGTGTTGTGGACGCGGGTCCTGCGAGTGTGTCGCCGCCGACCCACCAACCGACGGACCCCTCTCGGCATGGCTGCAACGCGCACTGGGTTGCGTGTCGCCGCAGGGTGTCGTCGACTGGCCGGCGCTGTTGGGCGTCGGTTTCGCGCACGATCTCGCGCTGGCCAGACGCCTGGTGGCTGCCCACGCGCATCCGGACGACGGCATTTCGGTAGACCATGTCTTTGCTCGGCACGATTCGCACCCGCTGCGCATCAACGTGCTCGGCGAGACGCACTGGGCGCCGGCGCCGACCGATGCCTTGGTGCCGTCGACACGCGCGTGGAGTTGGGAGACGGCCGACCTGCCTGTTATTCCAGGCGGCGATGACGCGATCGCGGGTTTGGTCGCCCTGACGGCCATGAAATCGCCGGCATCAATGCGCGCGCGAGGCCTCAACGTGTCCGTGGGTCCCATGTTTCTCGCGGCCGACACATGGGCCGTGCGCATCGGACACGCCCTCACCACGCAGTCGGCCGCAATGTCGTCGGCCACGTGGACGCGCGAAAAGGCCCTGGCGCACGCCCTCCTCGATGTGATTGGCAAAGACGCCAGGCTGGCCGACCGCGACGCACATTTTTGCATGGATGACCCCGATCGCGCGCCGCGCTTTGGCGCTCCCTTGCCTGAATCCGTCGCCGATGACGCTGCAAAGGTCTATGAGCGTGCCCTCGATGCCTGGCGCCGCGCCGATCTCGACATCTACCCTGATGAAACCGAGTGGGGCAGAGACACGGGCAACGACACAATCGCACCCCCGTGGCTTGGCGTCGTCACTGGCCTCTGTGTCTTTGTGAGCGTCGGCGAGCGCCTTTATTCCGTCGACTCGGCACGGCCCACTCTATGAATTAAAAAAAAAGAAAATAAAAAACGCGACATGCCGCTGTGCGGGCGCATTGCCGCCGCCGACGCCTGTATTTTGCATCGCCTTTTCCCTCTCGAATCTGTCGCCCTTTTTTTTGTTTCCGACAAGAAAAGAGAAAAAAAATGGTCGCCCGGCGTGAGTCTTTGTGGGGGCGCGCGGTGTGCGGCGCTCGCGAATCGCTGGCCGACAAAAAGTTTTTCAAAAAAACAAAAGGGCGTCTCTCTGCCGCTAAAAAATGCGCGACAGCCCACGCCCACCGACGAAAAAGGAAAAGAGACACCAAAAAACACCAAAAAACAAAAGAAAGCGCGTCGCCTTTGGGGCCGCAATAGCGTCGAGATGGGGCGGTGACTGGGGGACGAAAAGGGGTGGGAAGCGACCCGGCGCCGCCAGAGGTCGCGGCAGGCTCTTGCTTTTTTTTCTTTCGTGCCGCCGCTGTCCTCTGTCGGCGGGCGGGGACTGGCGTCGCGCATGGACAACGAGGACGTCTGTCTCTGCGCCCACCGCACCAATGGCCACGAATCTCAACAAGCCACGCGGCGACCCCAAGCGCCCACGTCGTCCCGGCACCGCTGGCGCTCCGCAAAAAAAGCGCGCTGCGGCCGACAGTGGTGCGCCTGCGCGCCGACCGACAAAACACCACAACAACAACAACGCCGGCAGCGACGCCAGCGACAACAATGTCGAGACGGTCGACGTCCTGGTCGTGGGCGCCGGCGTGAGCGGTCTCTTTGCCGCGGCACGCATCCGCCAGCACTATCCGCACCTGACGGTGGCCCTGGTGGAGCGCGGCGCCATCGTCGGCGGCCGGCTCCAGTCGCTGCGCGTCGAGGGCTCCAAGACCGCGGTCGAACTCGGCGCCATGCGCACCTTTCCCGACATTGACCACTATACGGCGGCGGTGCTCAAGATGACCGGCGTCTCCACCGTCGAGGTGCCCTATGTGACGCCGCGCAACATCGCCTACCTGCGCGGCGAGCGCACGCGCATGCGCGACCTGCCCAAGGTCGCCGCGCGCCTCTACAACCTGCCGCCGGGCGAGCGCGGCAAGCCCGCATCGGCCCTCGTCCAAAACGCTTTGGATCGCGAACTCGCCGCAGAGGGCATCGTCGTCGCCGCCGTGCGCCATGGCGTGGCGACGCCGGCTGCGCCCGACGACGTGGCCGGCCGCGTGGCCGATATCCAGTGCGCACAGCGGACGGCCTGCGGCGACCCGGCCCTCGGGCGCATTACCTTTTGGCGCGCCGTGCTCGACCGCGGCCTCTCCCAACAGGGCTTTGACTTTGCCCTGGACGCGAGCGGGTACGACTTTACGCGCGGCGCCGTCGCCGCCGCCGCCGGCATCCGCCAAGAGTATTCCCTCAGCGGCCTCAACTCGCCGCAGCACTGGATCGTGGGCGGCTTTCGTACCGTCACCACGCGGCTCTATGAGCAGTTGGTCGCCGGACGCCATCACCGCGGCAGCGACCCATTGTCGCCGTCGAACGGTGCCGACGAGCGCGCCAATGACCGCGGCCATGGCGACGCCGACGACGATGCCGAGGATGGCGATGGCAGCGCCAAGGATGACGATGCCAAGGGCCATTTCAAGACGGCATTCAACACCGACCTGGTCGGCATGCGCCTGCTCTATGATCAGATTGTGCCGTGCGAGACGTGTCGCCATGGCGAGCGCCACGCGACCGTCGAGTGCCGCCTCCGCGGCACCCGGCCCGATGCCTTTATCCAGCGCGATCCACTCAACGTGTGCGGCGCCCACGGTAGCGGCGCCTACGCGCGCGACGACGGCGACGCCCAGGGCCGCAGCAACAGCGAGCGCTCCCTCGGCGCCGCCCGTGCCGACGGCAACGACAGCGGCAACCACAACAACCATAAAAACGACAACAACAACGACAATGAAGAAGAGTGGGTGTTGCGCGCTCACCACGTGATCCTGTCGGCGCCGCGCGACGACCTGGTGCGCATCGACGCGCCGTGGCCGCCCGTGGCCAAGGCCATCTTTGGCGCCGTCGAGGCGTGGCGCGCCGTCAAAGTCTACCTGTGGTTTGAGCGCGCGTGGTGGGCCGACGCGCCCGTGGGCCTCGCCGGCGGCGGCAAGAACGTAAGCGACCTGCCGGCGCGCCAGGTTTGGTTCCCGTTTGGCGACCGCCTCCCGGTGGCGCTCATCTACGTCGACCAGGACGACAGCGACTTTTGGGTGGACCTCTTGCCCGACGCGCCCGACGCCGTCACGCCCCTCCGGTGGCACCCGGCCGACCGTGCGCCGCGCCTCGTCGCCGAGGCCCTGCGGCAGATCGGCCTCGTGACGGGCGTCGACCGCGCACGCATGGGCCGCGTCGACAGGCTCGTGTGGCGCCACTGGCCCTATGGCACGGCCTTTTGGCGGTCGGAGCGCCATCCGGCCGGTTCCATCTCGGCCATGCGGCGCAAGGCGCTCACGCCGCTGGGACCGCGCGCGCCCGTGCTGGCCGTCGGCGATTCGTTTGCCTGGTCGCAGGGCTGGGTCGATGGCGCCATCGAGACGGCCGACCTCGCCCTGCGCACCTACTGGGCCATCCCGACCATCCTGGCGCCGGGCTCGTTGGCGCCCGCCGACACGGCCAACGGCACAAAGACGACGACAGCCGCCGCCGCCGCCAACAACAACACGACAGAGCCAAGATCCAAGACGGCGGCGATTGCGTCGCACCGCGGCAGGTCCACTCGTGTCGCGGCGTCCGGGAACAAGGCTGCGCCGCCGAGGGCGCGCACCGTGCGCCGCCATTCGGCCGACCTCTCGGGATCGGACCGGTCGCGCTAAAGAAAGAAAAAAAAGCCGCCTTTCCTCCCCCTGGAGATGCGCGACGCTCTCGGTCCTGCCTTTTTTTTTTGATTATGAGCGCGATGACAAAAAAAAGACGCTGGCAACCTACGCCAAAAAAGGTATCCATTCGAGCCCATCCATCTGTTTGTGGGGGCGGGGGCGCAAGGCACAATAGACAAACAAGGCGAAACCAGCCGCGCGCCCATCGAAAAATTGCCGGGTCAGGAGGCGTCTCTTGCGTCGGGTGTGCTGTTGTCATCATCGGCACCACAGTCGTTGCCATCGTCTTTGCGGGCACTGTCCGTCCCGGTCGACAAGCGCGAGTCGGCGAGCGCGTCCAGGCGCGGCTGGAGACGCGCGGCAATGGCAGGAGCCACAAAAGTCAAGTAAAAGCCGGGCGTGGCCTGCATGCGCTCGGCGGCGGCCACAAAGGCCACGAGACCATCTACCGGACGGTAGTTGCGCAGCGACTGCCGACTGTCTTCCTTGTCGTTGAGGACGAGCGCGTGCCGATCCCAGAGCGCGACGGCGGCGCGGTATGCGGCCGCGTCTGCAGTATTTAGACGGGCGACGGTGCGATCCGAGAGGCGTGCCGTGGCGACGTGGCGATGACGCGCCTCGATGAGGCCGAGGAGAGCGCGGGCCAGTCCGACCTCTTGATCGACGGCCGACAGGTCCCATGGCGTGGCGCGCAGCGGAAGTGCGCTGCTGATCCTGTGCAGCCACGAATCGGTATGCGCCGTGCACCAGCCTTCCCACGTGGCCGATTCAAAAGGGCAGGCGCGCCCGATAGACGTCATTGCGATCAACGCTGCGACGACGTCGCTACCGCGCAAGAGCAGCGAATCTGGTCCGCTCGGCAACAGGTCCCAGGACGGGTTGTCCGCTCGGTCGGAGCCGCATCGAGCGCGCCATGCGTTGGACCCGATCGGCACCTCGGCGATGTTCAGAAAGGACAGTTTGCCCGATTTGATCGCGTTGGGGCACCGCACCCCGGCGATCATGTAGTCAAAGCACGCCCGGCCTCTGTCTTGGTAATCCTTGCTAACCCTGGCAATGAATGTGCGCAGATAGGCCATGTCGCAGGCAAACTCGACGGCCCGCAGAGCGTCGGCGTCCACAGTGCCGTCGCATGCCACGCACCCGAGCGCCATGTCGATCCATTGATCGATGACCTCGGCGTCGGTAGGTTGTGCTGTCGCTGTCGTCACCGTTTCCATCTTTGTATGTTTTCAATGTGTGTTTTCGTCCCTACTCTTTTCCATGCGCACGACTAGACACGGACGGATATGGGGCGCCAAAGGCGACCGGCCCGGAAATAAGGGAGAGTGATGGCGATTGGCGGGCCACAAAGGGCGCGCGCAAATCAGTGGCCATCGCATTGCCTGTTTTTTTTTGTTGTGTGTGCATATGTGGGACGGTGCGCTATACGGGTCCGGCTGTGGCCCACGACGAAAAGAAAGAGAGCCCGACACAATCACAAGCGCATGCGCCAGTTGGCGTCCTCGAAATTTTTCGAGAGGGCCACATTTCTTTTTTATTTTATCGTGCGAGCAACCGAGACGGCGCCTACGCGGGGCGCACTCGGGCTGTCCCCCGCGTGACCCAAAATGTTCGCTCCCAAATGGGGCTGGGGATGCCCGCGGCGCACACTAGAAAAGCGAGGCGCGTGCGCACGGGCGACGACCAGGCATACACTGTGCACGCCAGCAGCCAATAGCAAAAAAAAGGGAAAAAAGAGGCGCCGCCAGAGATTGCCGACGCATACGCAAAGGCGCCGATCGAGGCGGACAAGAGGTCGCAGCGCGGGCGGATAGGCGAGCGCAGGTTGTGCCTGTCAAATTTTTTATGCCCGCGGCCAAAGGTGTGCCAATACCAGGCATACGAAACAAAAAAATATTAAAAAAAGATGGTAAAAAAACAGAAGGCGCGTCGCTTTCGCGCAGGAGCAAAAGGTTTTTATGGTCTCTTGGTGAGCAACAAAAAGGTCGGTTTGGCTTGGTGGATGGTCGCGCCGGCGGCGGACCGGTCCCTCGACGGCACAGACCAAACAACACAATCAGGCTCGATCGGCCGGGACCTGTTGGGCGCCGTCTGCCTCTGGCGCACCGCCGTCGATGTTGCGTGGGGCATCGACCTCGGCTGGCCTCTGTGTGCCTTCGAGCGCGTCCAGACGGGGCTGGAGACGCGCGGCAATGGCCGGTGCGACAAAAGCCAAATAAAAGTCGGGCGTGGCCTGCATGCGCTCGCCGGCAGCAATAAAGACGCGCAGGTCGCTGAGCGGACCGTTGCGGTTCCTGAACGAATCCGTACCCTCTTTGCGAAAGGCGAGCCCGCGTTGGTCCCACAGGGCGATCGCCGCCTTGTACGCGGCTGCGTCGGCGGCGTTGAGCGTGTCGGCGTCGAGACGTACCGGTGCTGCATTGCAGGCGCTCTGGGAGTCATCTCGCGCCTCCATCAGGTTGATGAGGGCACGCGCCAGGCCAATTTCTTGATCGACCGCCGATAGATCCCACGGAGTGGATCGCATTGCGAGCGCGAAACCCATGCGCCACAGCCATGCGCGGCTTTTGCCGCCCAAGTCGTTGCAATCGGCGACAACGCCAAACGGCGATCCGGGGCTTCTCACCGACAGTGCAATCAGTGCGGCGATAATGTCATCGTGCGGCGGCAACAAATCGCCCGATGGGAGGTCCCACTCGGCGGCGCCGAGACGCCAGCCGAGGCGCGCTCGCCATGTGCCCGATCCAGGAGGCGCCTCGATAAAGACGAGCGAGGATGGCTTGCCCGCTTTGTGCTCGTTGGGGATGCGCACCCCACAGACGAGGACGTCTTGCCACGACGGGCCCCTGTACTTGGTGCCGAGCACGAGGTCGCGCGCGGACGCGACGACCGTGCGCGCCACGGCGAGATCATGCTCAAACTCGACGACGTCGAGCGCGTCGGCGTCGATCGCGCCGTCGGCTGCGACGCATGCGAGAGTCCTCTCGACCCAGCGCTCGATATCGTCGGCCCGTGGCGGTGTCTGGTTTGTCTGCATTGCCGCTGTGGCGTTTTTTCCTGGTCTCTCTCTCTGACTGATCGGCGTGCGGCCGTCCTTTTTTTTGGAGCCTGAAACCTTTTTTTTTACGGCAGTTTTTTGTCCTCTTTTTGGTTAGAGTTGATATGTGCGCGCTGTGCGTCGCTTGTGGTCTTGGTACACGCACCAGCAGACTGCTGGCGACTCGGCCTGTCGCCGAGGCCAAAAAGGAAAAGAAAGATGGCCCACTGTCGCGCATTCTCTTTTGTCCAATTGTAGCGCGCCGTCCTATTTTTTTCCTCTGTTGTCTGCACGGCCGCCTTGGGCCATGTCGCCTTCCGGTTCAGCGGTTGTGTCGTGCCGTGCGACACACGAGAGCGCGGCAAGAGGTTGCCGGTCGCGCCTGCCCCGGTTGTGGACGCACGTCAAGGGAAAAAAGGGCCAAGCACCCACGCACCCGATAATGAGCACGCCGTTGCCATTGCCAACGGGTGCTCCCGCCGCGACGCCGGCAGACGCCGCCGCCGCACAACGCAACCGCCGTATTGCGTGGATCGTGGGTCTGGCGCTCGCGGCCGTCCTCGCGATCGTCCTCGTCTACTTTTTGACCAGGCGCAGTTCCGCCCCGCGATCGCCCTATACGCCGCCGCCATCGGGCCAGATCCTGCCGTCGGGCCGCTACCGCATCAAGTGGGCCGACTTTGGCTTTTTGGCCGTGTACGACGCCAGCGGGGGCACGACGGGACTGTTCAAGACCACGCTGCTCGACCCCAAGGCGACGGCGACCAACGCCACCGTGTGGACCTACGACGCCACCAACGGCACCCTGATGACCGACACGCCCGAAAACCTGGTCGCCATCCACTATCCGGCGGCCCCCACGTCTGTCGTCTACCTTGTGGCGCCGCAGAATGTACCGCAGGTGGCGGGCGCCAGCCGCTCTGGATGGGTCCTGAGCGGGCCACCGGCGAGCATCGGCGCCAGTGCGACGCCGTCGGGCAGGATCACCAACACCGACCTGCGCAAGGACGTCATCTACCAGGGCCTCGTGATCAGCAACATCTTTGGCGTCCCGCAGTTGGTGGACCAGCCCGCCGCCGACGCCTCGCGCCACTATCAGTGGGCCTTTTATCCCGTTGCATCCTCGTGAGTCGTGCGCCACGGCATAACCCGGCGAGTTTGCGCACGCCCGCACCCTCTTTGCGCGCCCCGTCCGTGTCCCTTGTTTTTGGGCCGGTGGTTTCTTTTGTGGGCCTTGTTTGTTTTTCATGCAAGAAAAAAAACGCAGACGGACCCGGAGCGCAAAATGGTAAAGAGAAAAAGAAAGAGACACCAAACCCCACAAGCAAGGTGTCGGTCGTGCCCGTCGGGACGGTGCCCGCGACGATTTTGCGCCCACGTGCGGGGCGGCGGCAACAAGACGCCCGCAGAGGAAAAAAAAAAGGACAACCTAGGACTGGGTGGGCGGGAAGCGGTAGGTGGCGGCCTGGAGCGCCGGGTCGGCCTTGTACGCAAAAGGCTCGGGTATGGCCTTGAGCGAGCACACGCGCGTGGTCGGGTTGTAGGTGAAAAAGTTGACCTGCTGCCAGACGGTGTCTGTGCGCGCGAGACAGTCCTCGTACGAGGCCACGTCATGGTAGGTGGCCACGTCGCATGGTGTGCCGCAAGCGGCATCGACGCCGTCGGTGCGTATCCAGCGGCGCGTGGGTGCCGCAGGCTTGCGCCGCGCGATGGCGTAGATGACGATGCCAATGATGATGGCGGCTATAGCCACGCCGGCCACGATGAGCCACGTGCGGCGACCACGCGACGGCGACGCCCCGCTCTCGGCCAAGAGTTGGCTCTGGATCTGCGCGTTGAGCGCCTCTTGTGACGTTGTCGTCCCTTGTAGTGGCGTCGTCATCGAGGCGGCTACGACCCAAAGAAGGAGAGATGCTCGGGGGTCTTTTTTCTGCTCGTCTGGGGCTTTTCCTTTTTTTTTAAAAAAAATCGATCAGACGAGGCAAGAAAAACGATTTTTTGTCTTTTGCTTGGTGGCACGTGCACGGCTCGCCTCCTTTTGTCCTTTGTGCGTCGCCACCTCTGACGTGAGCGGGCACGTCGCGCTGCCCGCCGTCGGCCACACGCTGTCGGGTCCAACGGTGAGTAACGGCTAGGCGATCGGCTAAAACACGCGAATTCCAGTGTTGACGCCCCCACCGCGCCAGGATTCATCCACAGATTCCTAGCCGATTGGCTGGCCGTTGCGCAGCATTGTGGGCGCCAGCGAGACTGCGTGCGCGATACCAAAGACGAGGCTGTCTTGACACCCGAATCAGGAAAAAAAGCGCGTTGACGCCCGACCGCGCGCCGTCGATTCGCGCTCGGCCACGCCCTTGAATTGGTCTCCCAACCCCCAAAAGGAAAACAACCAATCACGCGATCGAGTCTCTGGTGCAGTGCGACTGAGTCAAGGAAAACGTAGAATAAAAATGTGTCGCGCGACGATTGGACATCATCGGCTAGAAAAAAGAACAGCAATGGGACCAGGACAAGATCACCACCAACCTACACGGCTGTCGCGCCTCTCTCACCACACAACCCGGCGCACCCACGTCTGTTCCTTCTTTCCTATCGAGGCCGTCGCGTCTAGAAAACCTTTGGTCTTTTTGCCGTCATCTCGGTTCATTCACGCATAACAATGACGTCGCCTCTTGCTGGTGCTTCCGACGACACGCGCCGCGCTGCGGCCGCCTCCCTAGAGGAGATCATCGGACGGCTGCGCACATTGTCCCACAATCCGGCCACCGCCAACCTGCTGCACTTTTTCGAGGGCGAGCGCGCACGCACCCTCGGCGTCGACGCCCAAGTCGAGCGTATGGCGACAACGGTTGTCGAGCACGATCCGGTCGATGGCGCTCGCGATCCTATGCCCGCCGCCTCTGATGATAGAGAACCGACTCTTGTGTCGTCATCTGCCGATCGCGTCAAAAAAGACGACGGCGTCGTAGGCGCCCAGACGACCAGCAGAGTCGACGCCGACGCGTCTCTGCCAGTGGTGTCTAATCCAGACATTGTAAACACCGACTCGACAGTAGATCCGATCGATGGCGACGACGATGCGAAAAAGCCATCGAGGGAGATGTCAACTGCCGTCGACGCGACCAGCCTGGCCCAGTCGGCCGCCGTGCTCGGCCAGCAAGACGGCTGTCCTGGCGAAACGACGCCCGTGACGCTACTGGCCCCACTGGGAGAGAGCAGCGCAGCGCCGGCCACCACGGCGCCTATGCAGAGCGATCGCGACTATCTCACCCTTGGGCGTTTTGTCGATTTGCTCGGCGCCATGCCGCGCGCCTTGGCCACCAAATACGACGCGGCCTTTTCGCTGGTGGCGCTGGCCTTTCACGTCAAGACCATCTCACCGCGGATCGACTTTGCCCAGCACACCAAGTCGACCCACGTATGGACAATCCCTCGCACCGTTGCCGCCGCCACAGAAGAGCAAGTCCCCGCATTCAACGTCGTCAACCTAGCGAGAAGCGTCACAAGTGGCGTCACCGTCGGCAGCCTTTACGACGCGCTTGCGCCTCTGGCCGCCGCCAATCGCGACGCTGCCGTGTGTGTGGCCACGCGTGCACTGCACACGAATGTGGCGGTGTCTTTTGACATTGACGAGGCCGTCAACTATCAGGACACGACGCTCAACCCGATGCACCACCATGGCGGCGGCGGCGTCGAGACGATCGATGACGCCATTGATTTGGCGCGCCGGTGTATTGCCGCCGATATGTCGGCGAGCCAAGTGCTCGGTATGCTCACACGCCGCGCCCCGGCCGATGCCGACTGCGGTCCGCTGGTTTTGATGCGCGTCGGCACCCAACTGGTGACGGCCGCCGAGTTGTTTGAGCGCATGGGTCGCCGCGGGTTTACGACGTTGCCTGCGCTCAAGCACATCTTTGCCGAGGTCTCGGTTGGGGACGACTCGGCCCGCGGACCCGCTGCCGTCTTTATGGCCGAGACCGATGTGCCGATGGATGTCTTGCTGCGCGCCGTAGACAAGGGCAATGCCGCAATGGCCGCGCTGCCCTACCACGACAAACCGTGCTCAGAGTTTTGTTTGGTCGCGCGCAGGCTGGGCATGCTCTAGGCCCTTGGTCTCGCTCACCCACCAGGTTGGGAGGAGGCGACAGACTGCATCTTTTGCGGTGCCCGTGTCGCGGATGCTTGTGTGTCGTCACCGTCTCGACAGCCAGCGTTGTCGTCACTGTTTGCATTTTGCACATCTCAAGACCCCATGCAACGGCGCATAGAAAATAAAAAAACACAAAACACGCAAAAAATCCAATTCTATGGGCAGGCTTTGGGATGGTTGATTTGCCGCGACCACTTTGCTTTTTCAATGTTGATTGCCCCTTTTGTCCTGCCCAAAAAAGTAGAGGCAAAATTTTGGCGGCACAGAGCGGGCGCACAAGAGGCGGCTGTCTTTTTTCTTGGCCGCGCCATTGCACGCGCACAAAAGAAAAAGGCGCCTTTGCCAGTGCCAACGGGCCCATTGACGATAGAGTCGCCATCGGGGGCCTCCCTCTTGTTGTAAAAAAATTGAGGAAATTGAAAAAAACCGAAAAAATGACAACAACGACGTAAACGGCCCGCCGCGCGACGGCACGCTCCTGTTCAGCGCGTCAACGAAAAAAAGAGCAACAACCTGATACTTTTTGTTTCCTTTTCAAACAAAAAAAGAAATGTTGGTGATTAAGAAAAAAGTATAAAAGTTGTATTGTTGGACAAATATGTTTGCGGGCTGTCGCGCGTTGCATTGTTGACGCCATCGTCTCACTCAACGCCATCGGGGCCACTGCCTACGCTATCGTCTGTATCGTCGTCTGTGATCCTGGCGGCGCCGTCATTGTCGCCGTCGCCGTCGGGCCGAGCGAGTCGACGACGTTGTCGTCGCCGCGACGATCCTGTATGGTCAGCGCCCGAAAAATCGACGGGCGCCGTCGGACGCGGAGGAGGGCGCTTGCGCTGACGCGCTCGGTCGTCGGGTGGCTCAAACTTGTCGGCCAGTGACGCGGCGACGAGCGTGGGATCATTGTGGAGCGACGACATGTCGCGCGCTGACAGCGGTCGCTCCACCGTGGGCGCCGGCAAGTCACCGGCCACGTTAAAGGTACGATCAAAGCGCACCAGGGTGTCGAGCCAAAAGAGCGCCATGCGCGCGTGGTGTCCGCGCGTGGCCGTCGACGCGCCTTGCGACGCCGTCGACGCTTCGGCGCGTCCCACAAAGCGCCGCCCGCGCGGATAAAACAACTCGTTATAGTGCTTGGCCAGGGCGTGCGCAATGCGAAAGCGCTCGTGCACAAAGTCGTTGGCCTTGCTGACGCGTGCGCGCCTCTGGCGGGTCTTGGAAAACTGGCCGTCGGGCTGTTGCGCGCGGTGGCGCCGGTGCTCGATGGCAGCCTCGGCCAGGCGCTCGCTCATTCCATCGAGCCGCGCGATGCGGTGCGCGGCAGTGAGCGCGCACATGTTGGGCGTCTCGGGCTCGGGATGCGACGCGGCAGAGGCCATGGCATCCTCGACTGCGTTGACAATTTGCGACAGCAGTGTGTCGTGTCGCAGGTGCCCGTTGCTGGCAATACCGCGCCTGTCTCCCTTGGGTTTGTCCTCGCTTCTGTCGTCGTCGCCATCATCATCGTCATCGTCAACGCCGTCATTGTTGGCGCGGACACGATCGACATCTTCGTCGTCGTAAGCAGGCGATCGTATATCGATTGTCGGCTCCAAGACCACGGGACCGGTGTGGCGTGCGACGACGCCCGATGGCGGTGGGGTCAGCGAGGACGGCGAACGGTCGCCACCGTCAAGGTCTGTGACAGCGGCGTTGGACTTGCGTGAGCGACGGCGCATCCACCCACCAGTGTTGGTGCTGTCGGCGGCGACGCCGGGTACAGACCGATCTGTTGGCGGGATATCCTGGATACTCTGCGGTCCGGTTGGGGTTGTCATATTGTTGTCGTTGTCGTTGTCGTCGTTGGTGAGGTCGACGGACATTGTCTGCGCAATCGGCAAGCGCGACATGTTTTTTTCCGTGGCGATAGAGGCACAGGCGGCAAGATGGCGGCCGTGCAACTGCGCGAGTGCAGAGCAAAAAAAAAAGAGGGCGAAGCGAGCAGAAATAAGGTTGGGAGAAGACGTCAAAAACCTACGACGGTAGGTTTGTCTATCGAGCGAGATGGCGGAATGTGCGTGGCGGCAGAGGGATGTGGGGCAAAAAGGCAAGGCCAAACAAAACGGACGCCGGTTTGCCCAGTGGGCGCTCCGTCGAAAAATTGCCAGAAAAAAGATGTGCGCGGATTGGTTGTTTGATGCTATGACCAAAAAAAGATACAAGTTGTTTATTGGACGAGGGCGGTTTACGCCCGGCCGCGGCTGGCGTCAAAAAGGCGCTCGATCTGCCGTGCTTTCTGTTTTTAGTGCACCACACCTCTGCTCGACTCGTCCCCGCAGCGATTATCTATCTCTCCTCCTGCGCACGTGCAGCATGCCTTCATCCGTCTCTATCGAAATCAACTGCGTGGGATGCGCTCTGCGCCGTCGGTCCCGCTCGGCCTCTCTACCTCTGCCCATTCGCCGCGACCCCAAGACTGTTGCGTCTGCTGCGACGCTCACGGCGCGCGGGACGGAACGGACCATGCGATCCTCGACTCTGCGGACGACGGCAGCCTCCTCCATACGCGCGCGCCGCAAGCGCACCAATGCCTTTCTGGTGCGCGAACCCAACGCCGCGTCGCGTGCTCTCGCCGACGTCCTGTATTGTTAGTCGCCCATTTCTCAAACAAGAACAACATTTTTAAAAAACCCAAGAAAACAAAATGACTGTCGAGCGTGTCATTGTCTATTGTGCTTGGGCCAATGCCGTCGAGTTTTTTGGCTGTTTTTCTTTTCAGTCGCGATCGTTGCGGCCGCGCGGTGCAAACGGAATGCGTGCAGACGCCGCGCACAGCGACCGACGACAAGCCACGACGCCGGCAAGAAGAAGGAAAAAAAAAGAGTTTTTTGGCGGATGGGACTTTTTTTGATTGAAAAGAAAAAGAGTGAAAAGGCAAAAACAGACAGACGAACCGACCGGAAAAACAAAATGCAGCGCAGGGCCACCATCGACGACCTGCCGCCCGAATTGTTGCGCATGGTGCTCAACGGGTCGGCGCCGCCAAAGCCGAGGCCGCCCTGGCAATCCGGCGCGCCGCCTCGATGCGGTCGTCCGTTTTTTGATCCGCGGTGGCGCTTTGCCGCGCGCGCCGTCTGTCGCCTCTGGGCCGAGGTGATCGCACATCCGTCCACATCCGAGGCCGCCGCCATGGGCCGCCACCCGCACAAGCGCGCCACCGTCCTACACCAACGCGCCCCCGTTGCCTGTCCCAAATGGCCCACGGGCAGGGTGGTGTGCGCATCGGCGGTCGCCGATCTGATTGCCGGTGGTTGCTGGTCGTCGGCCGACGTCGACACCATTTATCGGTGGTGTGTGGCGACGGCATCGGCCACGCGCAAACAGGTGTTGGCCGTCATGGTGGCTTCGGGAGAGCGCTGGGCTGTGCGCCACGCGCTCGACGCCGCGCGCACCTTTGGCGACGTCGACACCGATCTCGACATGAGTCGTCGCGCGGGCGAATACGACGCATGGGACAACGACGCGCGCGGCGACGCCCGCGGACTCCTCGCCGTCCTATGCGATGTGGCCATTCAACGCGGTTGCCTGTCCACTGTGGCCGACCTCGACGCATGGTATACTCGTGGCGTCATTTCGGCGGCGTGCCGGCACGGCCGCGTCGATCTTGTCAATGATCGCACGGTGGCGCGGTGGCCTCCTGGCGGCGAATGTTGGGCGGCCGCGGCAGAGGCGGTTGATCCGTGTTGCTTTGCGCGCCTGTTGGATCTGGCTGCGGGCGGCCACCTCGACCCGATGCCGCCGGCGACGCTCGACGACGCTGCGGGATGGTTGCGCGCGGCGGTGGTCAAGGGCCGCTGGCGCCTGCTGGCCCTCTTGGACGCGCGCGGCATAGCCTTTGACGCCGCCCCAGTGTTTGCCCTGGCGGCAGCAGCCAGTCGCACGAGGCTCGCACAGTGGCTGTGGGCACGCGCACAAAAAGGACCACCAACTCCCGGCCAAGGGCCGCCACTGGACGCACGTGCAACCATCGCCCGCGCACTCGGCAGCGGCCTCGCCAAGCCGCACACAACACTCGACACAGTGGTATGGCTGTGCGAGACGTGTCTGGGCGGCGGCTCCTTTGACGACGTGGTGAATGGGCTCTTCATGGCCCACTTGGACCGCCAAGTTTTGATGGAGGTGCTGCTCTACGCCGGTCGGCGCTGGCCGGGGCCCTTTCTCGCCACCTATGGGCCGCGCGGCGTCGAGGAAGCATTTGGGTTTTGTGTTTTTAATCGCAGCCTGCACGGCCTCGTGAGCCTCATGGGCATACTGGACGCGTGTGCCGACCGCACCGGTTGGACGCGTCCGTGCGACCTGTGGGATGCCCTGGTCACGCTGTGCGCCAAGGATTGCGGGCATTTTGCCTATACGCCCATGCTGGCCGTCATGCGCCTGGCCCGCGCCACATCGCTGGGCCTGCCGCCGCGCGCCGCCGACGTCGCACTGCTCGATGGCGCCTACAACCGAGAGGTGGCCACGCCGTGCTCGTGCGTCGGCGACCCCCTGTGGCGGCATAGTGACGAGTCGCACGAATCGGCGGCGTCAAAGCGTCGGCGCGTCGACAGCGACACGGGGCCGTGTGAGGACGTGCGTCTCGTCGGCTCGCTCGCACCGCTCGCCCGTTGGTGCCGCCCGCGGCCTGTAGCGCTGGCGCGCGTCTTTCCTGAATGGACCCCGCCGCTGCCCAAGCAGATGACAGGGTCCACGACAAGTGAAATCCAACTTGTCGCGCGCCTCAAGTTGGACGTGGTCGAGTGGTTGGACCGCGAGGGTTTGCTTCTCGTCGACGAATGACTGGTAGGCCGCCACTCGTAGGTCCATGGTTGCCAAGGCGCTCGCATTGCGTGGGAAGGAGGGGGACGACACGGGCGAGATCGCAACGAGGACTGTGCGCATTCGGGGGCGTGGGAGCCGGAAAAGAAAAAGGACCCCCAACCTCATTCTCGCCCTTTTTCGTTGTTTTTTTCTCACAACAAAAAGAAAGGAAAAAGGAGTCGACCATGGAAAAAAAAAGGTTTGTCGCCGCTAGAAATGGCAATTGAGACCGCCGGCGCGGGCGCTCGCCAGGCAAAACAACCGACGCCCTAGGCGAGCGGCGCCGATCGTGCACGCGAGGGCAGGGGGCGCTGTCGCTTTTTTTGTTTTCTTTTTTTTTTTCGTTTTCTATGTCTTGTGATCGCGGCCAAGAGGGCAGCGATTCATCGCGCCCTTGTGACGCGCCAAACTTTTGCCGTCGATGAAAAAACGACAAATTTTATTTGTTTTCTTTTTTGCCTGCTCTACTTTTTTTTCACTGTGCGCGGCCGTGATATGCGTCCTTTTTTTTTGAGTCGCCTTCTTCTTTGCGGTTGTTGTGGGTCTTTTATTCTCCTGCGCATTTCTTTTTTTGTGACAGTTTATGTCGAGCGGACGCGAGAGGCGCTGCGGCGATCCGCGGAAGCGTGTCGGATGCGGGTGGCACGACGCGAGCCAGGATGAGAAAAAAAAGAAAGAGGGCGCACGTCGAGGAAACACGGTACGTGTCGCCGTTGCAACAGAGCCGCACCGACCGACAACAGCATACGACAGCACACAGCCGACGGCGACAGAAAGAGACCATGGCCACCGACGTCGACGATTGCCCCTTTGCCGACCGCATCTCTCCAGGTCTCCACTTGGGCGATTTGAGGGCCATGACGGCCCTGGCTCAGGCCGAGGCTGAGGAACAGGCCGAGTGGTGCGTCATCACCGTGCTGTCGGAGCGCGACCTCGCCGGCCTGGCCCTGCCGCGCCACGTCGACCGCCACCACATCATCCGCGCCGACGACGATCTGACTGTCGACCTGACGCCCGAGTTTGCTCGCGCGCATGCCGTGATCGCGTCGGCGCTGGCGCGCGACAAGTCGGTGCTCGTGCACTGCATGGGCGGCATATCGCGCTCGGCGACCATTGTCGCAGCGCACCTCGTCCTCGATCGCGGCATCGACGCCGCGACGGCGCTGTCCGTCCTGCGCAAGCGCCGCCGTTGCATCGGTCCCAACGCCGCCTTTCGCCAGCAACTCAAGGCCCTGGCCGAGGCCAACGCCGCGTCGTCCACTGCGCGCGCCACCGAATAGGCCATGCGTCCGATTCTGTGGAATACCATGATCCCGCCCCATCATTTTTTTTGCTCTTTTTCGTGCGGTCTCGGCCCGATGCGCCGCTTCTTTTTTATTTTGTGTGGATGTGTGCGGCCCCGCCAGCGCCCCACGACAAAAATGCATCGCACAAGAGATACAGACAACTTTTGTTTTTCGGTCAGAGTGAAAAGAGTCCAGGGTTTGCCTCGATAGGCGGGCCAAAGAGCGCCCTGCGACAGAGAGGCGCAACAAACAAAAAAGTTTAAAAAAACGAGGTTGAAAATGGGGAAAATTGTGGGAGACGGGTCAAAGAGGCGGTTGCGCGGATGGATCGGCACAGTCTGCGACGACGGCGCCCAAATGACGCAACACGTCGAGCGCGGTGGCATGACCGATACGCCACTTGTCCTTTTTGCGGTCCTTGTACCGCACCGTCGACTCTGCCGAAAAGGTGCAGCCGATAAAGTGGCTGTCGACGACCTCGGCGCCCTCCCACCGACAGGCGGCAAACCAACAACGGTAAAAAGACGCAGCGGTCGAGTCGCACGCCGCAGAGGTCGACGCCGTCCATGACCGCACCGGCCACGCGCACGACCAAGTTGTAACACGCAAAGCAGACTTTTTTTCTCTGATATAAAAAAAAAGAGCAAAGCCCGGCGTGCGCAGATAGGGCGAGGCACCGCGACAGACGGGCGACCCGCAGTCGTCGGCGCCCACCACGCCGACGCACCGTTGTTGTCGAGCAAAAAAAAAGAGTAGCAATAAAAAATAGGCGGCATAATTTGAGGCAGTGCGTGTTTCCTTTTTTCCAATATTTTTTTGGTTTTTATCATTGTTTTTTCGGGGCGCAATATGCGCGCGGGCAGTTGCCGCGCGCGCGCCTGGCCGTGCTCTTGTAAGCACCGCCCGTGGGGAGGGGGGAGGTCGAGAAATAACTAACAACAACAAAATACGCGTACCCACGCACAAACAGATGCAGACAGCGATTGCGTGTCAAGACAGTGTCAATCTGCCGGCGCGCCATGTGCCGACGGCGAGCGTGCGGGCCGCGCCGTCGACCAGCGTGCCTCGGCCCTCGGGTCCCCCAGTGCCCCAGGCCCCTCGGTAGACACGGCCGCAATCGTCGAGTGCCAGCACGTCTTCTTGCGGTACCGGGCGACCGCGCGACCATAGGCCCACGAGACCGACGACACTGCCGGCGCGCGACTGGGCCACGATCAGGCCGGGCGAGATCAGAGAGTCGGTCGCGCGGTAGAGGCCGGGTCCCGAGAGCAGACCGTCGCCGTCAAAAACGCCGCACCGGACGGTGACGTGTGGGCCCTTGGCGGCGTACTGGAGTCGTATGTCGGTGCCCACAAAGGACACGGTCGACCGGGTGCGAGTAGTTGCATTGGCTGCCCTGTGGAGGTGGCGAGGTGCCGGCGCAATGGACGCTCGCACTCGCACGCCCATGTGATAGGTCATCTGCGGATGCGACTCTTGCACGAGACCGGCCAGCACCGACTCGGCCTGGGCAAACCACGGATCGTCTAGGGCGACTCGCCCTAATGTGTGCACGACGTCGGCAACGACAGTGTCCCACCCGCGGCGCCGGATCGACTTGCGCCAATGGGGCTTTCTACACGTGCGTGCCTCGGCGAGGGCGTCGGCGACGGCGCTGCGCCATCGGTCCGTGCGCTGTGCACGGTGGCGATCGCGCAGGCGTTGCCATAGCCGCGCGTCGCGGCCAATGGTCGCGAGACGGACAGACGCCACCGACAAGGCGCACAAATCTCTGGGATCATCCAAAAACGAGGCCACCGCCAGAAGCAACTCGTCGGGCAAGCAGAAAAGGCCGACCTCGTCTCCAAAGTCCATCGCCGCGTGTTTTTTTTCGATTTTGGGAGAGAGGCAACTCTCTGCAAGAGACCCACACCTTGCGGCGCACGACGACGACAAGGCCCGAGGGCACGGGCAAAAAAGCACAGGCAACAACTCGCGGCGCGAGCCTCACGGCCCTTTTTTTGGATTGGCTGACGACACGACGGCGGGATGAGGGAAAAAGGGGCGAACCCCGGGCGACGGGAGGGATGGTCGGCGCTTGAAAAAAAACACCAAGGCCAGCGGCCTGCAGCGCCAACCATACGCAATGGAAAAAATAAAAACATAAAGAGACACGCGGCAGAAAAAGAGATCCACTATGGGTTTTTTTTCACAATCTTGATGGTTGTTGGGCGGGGACGGCCGGGCCCGCGCCCAAAGCCGCGCCGAGTGATCGCGATTGGAAAAAGGTGGCGATGGCGCGTGCGTGTCGCGCGACGCTCCCTTGTCCGTGGCCATTTGTGATGAGCCATCTTGGGTGACCCGCACAGCGCGAGATCTCACGCACGGCATCGGGAGTCGCAAGTACGCCACCGAATCGGTGGTCCTCGGCATGACAAAGCCAGTCGAGAAAGCGCACGACTCCGTCAGTGTCCCATGCGACGCGCGGCCCGCTGTCGATCCACGGGCCCATGACAGCGTCGCACGCCATGCCGACAATGTCGATCCCGACACCCATACGACCGAGCGCGCTCAGACACCACGCAAATCCACGCGAGTTGCATGCCGACGCCGCGCGGCGCGCCAAGTCGTCCAAACCGCGCGCTGTCGAGACCGCGCCTATGCCCGGCCGCGCGGCGAGCACGTCCAAGACACGCGTGTTGCCATAGACGACGGCCACGCGCGCAGCCATTGTCGGACCCGGACCGCGCAGTGCGCTCGGTATGGGCACCGGCCGTGCAGTAGCACGGGCACATGTGTTTTGGGTGCTGGCAGAGGCAGAGACTGCCCGTGCATCAGACTCGGCAGCGTCGTCCAATAGACGCGCGACAATGGCAGCGGCATCGGCGCGTCCCGCCTCGTGCCAGACTGCGGGCACGGCAAAGGCGCGCAACGCAACGGCATAGCCCTCGCGCCAAAAGGCACCTGAAGGCGGGTCAATCAACGCCAGGGCGCCCACGCAATCGGCCGCAATCACGTCGACGGGATCAATGTGGCGCAGGGGGTCGAATCCGTCGAGGCGCCACGCTACCCGACGCAGCAAATCAATGCCGCCAGCGCGCATGGCGACACTCGTTGCGCGCCGGTAATAGAGGTTGGTTGCGACGTGGTCTTGATCGTCCCATCTTTTGGTCTCATAGAGACAATGAGAGGGGCGGCGCTGGTGACCGCCCGCGCTATCGACCTGATTGTGAGCCATGCAGTTGCAGACCGGGGCGATGGCGCTCGCCGACGATGAAAGACGTGCGGCAAGACACCGGCCCAGATCCTCCAAGGCATAGTCGACAAAGACGCAATCTCTCGACGCCAAAAGACCGAGGAGCACGTCGCGCCGATAGAGAGGTCGCACGGGGGCCGACGGCGCATCGCGTGTCGACCCAGCGCTCAACAGGCAAAAGGCAACAAGAGTTGCGGGGTCGGCGTACGGTCGCAAGGTCATGATCGACGACGCGCGCACAATCGCACAAGAGCGCGGTCGATTTGTTGGCGCTGTTGCGCCTAGATTGCGGCCGGGCTCGTTGGCAATCACGTCGCGCCACAGGCGACAGACGGCGCGCGCCGAAAACTGCCAACGCGCGTCGAGTGCGCCGATCAAAATCAGGGTCCACACTTCGGGCGGCAAGTGCGGCGTCGAGACGGTCGGCGGCGGCGCCACGGCGCGACAAGCGTTGGGCGTCTCTGTTGGACTGTGGCGCTCCATGTTCCGTCGGGAGGTTTCCTTGACGCCGCGCACGTCGGCGACGCCCACGGCACCATCGGGCGCGTGCGCGCAGCCTAGGTCGTCTGATTCTTTCTTTTTTTTGTTTTCTATTCTCTTTTCTTTTTCCTCTGTGGTCGTGCGACGGTTGCAATGTCTACAAAAAAAGCAACACGCGCCGAGAAGAGAGGACGACGGCGAGGAGCCAATAAGAGGGTTGGATAAAAAAGGCGTACCCAATCGCACACGGCGAGGGCCGACATAAAAAAAGCGCCGCAGACAGCCAGAGAGACACACACGACAACCACCGCAGCCGCCGCGAGACAAAACAGACGCAACCTTGACTCTTTCATCGATCGGATCTCTACTGCCCCGCATCTTTTTCCGTCTCCCTCGGCTCTTTTTTTCGTCATCTGCGCCGTCTTGTGGTCGCGCACTCGACCGACGCTCTGTTTTTAGCGCACCACCACCGCACCGACTCACCGTCAGACGAAAAAGAGGCGTCGCCCTCTATTGGAAACCCCCGACAACGACCGGCCATGCACACCGCACGCTCCCTTGCCACCAACGCGGCTGCCTTGGCGACCCTCGTCATGTTTGCCGTCGCCGTCATAGCGGCGCCGATGGCGCATGCCTGTCTGACGCCGCAGGAACTGCAAGAGTCGCGCATGGATGCCATCGATGTCTACATGAACCGCACCAACGGCGATTTTGACCAGTACCTCGACGCGTGCGAGCGCTACTATGTCGATGACTCGGCGCTCATCATCCGCGGCGTGGGTGCCTACGAGGGCAAGGACGTCGTCATCGAGTATGGCTACGTGCTCTTTGAGCCCATGGACGGCGCCCTGTCGGCCGGCATGCGCATGTACCCCGACCCGGCCACGTTTGAGTGGTCGACCTCGGCCGAGGGCGCCGCCGTCGGCGACGTCAACGACACGGTCACCTTCAAGGTCGACTATACGTTTATGATCTCGCAGATTCCCGGCACCGACCAGTGGGCCATGGCCATCGGCGGCCTGCGCAACACCGAGACCATTCGGTTCGTGGCCTTTGACGACCGCGTCCTGGTCGACTACTCGGTCAACGACCCCGACATTCTGCCGCTCTACCTGGCCGGTCACCAGACCCCGCCCGCCGACGTGTGCGCCAAGATCTTTTCGCGCTGCGCGTGCGGTCTCAACCCCTACGAGTCGATGGACGAGTGTGTGGCCTTTATGGAGGCGCTCGACGCTTCGGTCGACCCGAGGACGGCATGCCCCTATGCGCTCTCGTCCAACACGACCCAGTGCCGCGACTATCACGTCGACAATGCCTGGGCCGACCCCGAGGTCCACTGCCCGCACACGGCCATTGACTCGATGACGTGCATGGACACGTGCCAGCCTGCCTGCGCATCGTGCCCGGCCTATAGTCATTGCGATGTTGCCTATCCGTCGCTGGCGGCCGACGCGGCTGTCTATTCGTGCGCGTGTGACGATGGCTACGTGGCGACTGCCGTCGATCCCGCGACGGGCGGCGCGACCCAGTGCTCGCCTCGCGCGTGCTCGGCCGACTGGCAGTGTGGCGCCGCGCCCGGTTCCGTGTGCGACGCCAACACTGGCCGTTGCGGTTGTGCGCCCACCTTTGCCTGGAACGCCACGTCGGCCTCGTGCGACTGTGTCGGCGGCGTCGTCCAGTGGAGCGGCGGCGCGCCCGTGTGCGTGCCCGAGGGTCGCTGCCTGGAGCGCTACCACTGCACGGCCCAGGCGTGGAGCCGCGTGCAGTGCCGTCAGACGAGCCCGCCCAACGTGCTCTCGCAGTTTCAGTCGTGCCTGTGCAATCCGGGCTTTGTCGGCGGCTTTGAGAATGCGTGCACGTGCCCGTACGGCCAAGCCTCTGTCGTGTGGTCGGATCTCGTCCAGGGCGAGGTATGCTTGGCGCCCGGTCAGTGCGCTGCCGACTGGCAGTGTGCCTATGGGTCCCATTGCGCCTTTGCCGCGCCCGGCGACGTCGTCGGCGTCTGTGCCTAGGCACTCGCGCGCACGCTCCCTTCTTTTCAGCATCTCCCGCCCGACGGGCCTATGCACATCTTTTCCTTTGTCCTCGGGCACCATATGTCCTTTTTTTTTCGCCCAGCGCCCTCTTTCAAAGAAAGATATCAAAAAAATAGTTTGCCTTTTTGTCGGTCTTTTTTATTTGAACCCGTGGGCGTAGGGCAACGGGCTTGGTGATGGCATGCGCTATCGCTATGTGCTTTCTCCCGTGCCTCGGTGGCATCGACTGCGATATGCCTCTCGGCTGCGCGACCCCATTTACCTTGCCACACAATCACCGCCAAAAGGAGGCGCCTCTCAATGTGTCGTCGACGACTCTCCCTGCTGTCCCCTTTTTAAGCACTGCAATCAAAACTCGATAGCGTCAGGGTTCGGGGCTGGTGCTTACCGACGACAGAAAGCCCTTGCCGGACGCTGGTCATACCTTTTTTTTTATTCCCGATACCGATTCTCGGTTCCTTTTCCATCAGTTCATTCAATCGGCGCCCGCAAGTCATCAGCGACCTTGGACACGGCCCAAAGCCACACGGACGCACCGCAAAATTGGCATTTGATTTGAGCCCACAGCCGACCCGATCAGCGTCTGCCGTCGTCTGCTTTTGTGTCCTTTATAAATATACCCATAATTCTTAATTAGAAAACCAAACAACTGGTACAAAAGTCTTTCCATAAAGTTGTGCATTGGTCATCGGTGAGTTTCGCAACTCGGGGCGTTTAACGGTCCTCAAAAAGCATATCGACTCCTCGGCCGCCCGGCCGGCGCCGGTCAGGCGCGCGTAGTGCTCGCGGATCGGTTAACCGCGACAATCAAGATCCAGGATTTTAGAGCGATTTTTTTGATTTATATGATTTGCGGTTGGAGGCGTTGGTGTGGGTTAACCGACGGCTAACCGACCCGCAAGCACCGGGCGCGATCGCCCCCTTTTCGCGTCCTTTTTTTTTCAGACTCGCCGTTCCCGTTTTCTTGTGGGCGGGTTGCGCGCATTGGACGAAAAAGCCCAGCGCGCCCGTCGCGGGTATCGCGCAGATGCTGCCAAAAGGTTGGCTGTGCCTTTTTTCCGGGCCGCGCACCGTGCGCACGATAAATAAAAGGGCAAACGGGCGTCTGCTACTCTATTCTATTTTTGGTTCCATCCTCGCAACACACACCACGAGGCGACGGCCGCTGCGCTCTGTACACGACCCAACCGACACCAAGAATAGGCCTCACGACCACAGGCCATATACAGCCCAAGTACATCAAGTCGTCCGCCATGCCCGCGACACTCATCTCGCGCCCGACGGCGCCGATCGGCGCGCTGACGGCTTTCACGGTCACCGTAGCGCTTGTGGCTCTTTTGTGCTGCGCTGCCGCGCCGGTCGATGCCTTTGGTCGGCACACGGTCTTTTTGGCTGCATCGACCAACTGGACCGCACCGGTGGGCGCCACCGACATCTCGACCACTCTGTGGGGTGGCGGAGGCGGGTCCTCGTCGACCTACAACTGCGGCGCCGGCGGCGGCAGCGGATCGGCCATCCTCAATCGCACGGTGGGCGATGCCCACTGGGGTGTCGTGCCGAGCGACGTCCAGTGGATTATCACCGTGGGCAAGGGCGGCGGGGTGCTCCCCGACGACCATTACTGGGGCGGCTCGGGCGGCAACGGCGGAGAGACGTCGGTCGTGGCGGTGGGACCCAACGGCACCGAGTTGTTCCGCGCCACAGCCTATGGAGGTGGCGGCGCGTGGTCGGCCTTTTACACGACAGACAGGTGCTACGGAGGTGGCGGCGGTGGCGCCTCTTCGTCGGCGGCCGGCAGGACTCCCGGCGGCGGCAACCCGCCCGGCGGCGTCGACAACAATCCAACGGGTCCGCCCACAGAAGGCGCTATCGTGGGCGACGTCAAGGCGGGCGGCGCCGGGCCAGGGTTTGGCCACGTCAACGGCGATCCCTGGCAGCCCTTTCGCGACGGCGCCGGGTGGACCTCCCCCGGTCGCACCTGGCAGGGCGGCAAGGGAACCATCAGCGGCATAAATTGCCGTTGCTTTACGTGGGGCGGTGCTGCCGGCTTCAATGGCGACGGCGGATACGGCTATCGCGCTCTACATGGGGTTCAGCCCCCGGCGGCCAACAGCGGCTCGGGTGGCGGCTCGGGCAGTTCGTGCCCGCCCGACGGCGCCAACACCAAGTTTGCTCCGGGCGCCGACGGGGGCGTGATCATCGAGTACAACCATCCGATCGGACCCACTCCCTCAATCACACCCACGCATTCGCCCACACCGTCGCGCACGCCGTCGCCGTCATCCACGCCGTCGGCACAACCCTGGACGCAGTTGGTGACGTTGGTGTCGCCCATCAGTGGGCGCCAACTGACGCCGCAAGAGGACGGCAGCGTGGCCTCGCTCTGGGTCGGCGCCACCTACAAGGAAAAGTGGACCGTCGCCCGTCTGTCCAACGGCAAGTACACCTTTAGAGGGTTCAACAACCGGTACCTGGGTGCAGATCCGGGCGGATGGGTGCGCGCCGACGCCACCGCAGTCGGCTCGTGGGAGCAGTGGGAGGTCTTGATCAATAATGGCAATCAGTGGACCCTCAAGAGCACACACGGGACCTACATGGGCACCACCTCGGGCGGCGTCGTCTACCTCAACAACAATGCCGCCCTCTACTGGACCAAGACCACCATCTAGGCGCCATCTCTCTTTCCCGACAATATATAAAAATATATTTTGTTTGCAACGCACGCCTGTACAGTGTATTTTGATTTTTTTGCATGGCGTGCACAGTTTGTTTCAATCGATCGGCCGCTGTGCGCCGTGCGGCTTGGCCGCTGCGCTTTTTTCTCTATCTCTTTCTCTCTTCCTTTTGCCAAACTCAGTGGCCAACGGGGGGCGTCGATTTTTGTGCCGGGGTCGACCTGGCGCCGCAGCGTCACCGTCCTTTTTACTGTCGCTCTTCCCTGTTTTGGTCTAGGGCGGAAAGGTCATCCCGCGGTCGCCCCAAGACTGCCGCCTTTTTCGGCAAGTTGGTCGGGTCTTTTGGCCGAGGACCACGCACTAGAGTGTTGGAGCCCTGGCGCTTGCGGGTTCCAGCCAGTCGGGTTTGGCTAGACGCACACAATTCTTCTTTGGACAATAACCAACCGAGTGCGACTTGGCCGACACAGACGACAATCGAATTATCGGATACTTTGTCTCGACGGCGCGACACGAAAACCGCGGGTCTCGATGCAGGAACCAAAACCGTCCGATGGAGCGCGCCTCACCCAAAAATTGCAAAAATAAACGACCAGATTGGTTTTTTTTGCGTGTCTCCCCCACGCTGCCTGCATTGTTTTTTTACCTTGTTTTTCATTGCGAAATGCGGCTGACACGATGGCGCCAACTAACCAAAGTATGCCCCTCCATAAGCACGGCCGCCGGCGTCCCCCTTGACAATGTTGCCGAGCGAGAGCCAACCCAATGTCGCGCACACGGGAATCGCGACTACGCCACAGACGGGCGACAGGACAAAGGCAAACAGAGGGCAGATGCCCATCGCCCCTGTCGCGGCGCCGAAAAACCCTCTGCGCGCCGCGCCAAACATCATGCCGCCACACGAACCTCTAGAGTCGCCAGTGCTCACGCTCAGCCATGCACCAGTCACGCCTCCTCCAATGAGAAGGGCGACGGCGGCCGCGGCCGCGGCGTCGGATTCAGGCGGGCGGCATTGTGGCAGGCGACACGCCGATGGACGCCTCTGGAGGGCGCCCGCGGAATGCCTGGTGGCGTGACGTCCGACGGGACGGAAGGCGGCTAGTGAGGTCGTGGCGCGGCGCATGATCAAAGGTCCAGTCTACCGGTGTTTATTTGGTCTCGATGTTGGGCGCGTCGACCAAGAAAAAGGTTGTGCGTTGACTATCCATCGATTCGCTCTGTCTCCCTTTTTTCCGCTCGTCCCTCCGGGGACTAGCCTGCGCAGAAAAAAAAGGGACGATTGGCCGATGCCAGCGCGCCCAAGAAAAAGGCGGCCACGCCAAAAATGTGGCATGTGCGCGTCGCCGTGGTGCCCCACAAATACCTGCTGACGTCCGATCGGCGGGTGAGTTGCCGCGCGGCGCTGCTCGCGTATTCGCAAACGGAGAAAAAAGGTGCGCGGGGAAAACCCAGGGCAGTCGGGCCTTTTGCCATCGACGAGGGCCGCGACAGACTCGTCCAAAAAAAGGCCACCCTTTTCAGTTGTTGTGGAAAGACGATGATGGAGCACGGGTCGATCTTTGAGGTCCTCTGCGACGACGTGCTCTTTCACGTGCTGGCCAACTGTCTAGAGGCGGCGTGGCACGCGCCGGCAAGTCATGTGTGTCGTCGGTGGCGTGCTGTCCTCGCCGCAGCGGGCGCGCGTCCCGCCGAGACCTTTCTCCAGTGGTCGGCGACGACCCTCGCCTCGCGGCCCGGCAAAGACGACCTATATACATGGGAGCGCCGCCTAAACAGGCGCGAGATCCGCTGCGCCCTGATCGGGTGGGCGGCTCGGGTGCGCGCCGCGACGCGTCGCTGCGGTCCGTCCTTTGTCCACCGCGGCCACTTGCTCCGTGCACTGACCGACGGGCACACCAACCTGGCGGCTTGGGTACGTGCCCAGCGGTCGTCGACCGCGCCGTGTCCGTGGGACGCTGTGCGGGCGTATCGCGACAGTCGCCCGTTTTCCGACGACCCCTATGCATTTTGCTCGCGCTGCGTCGCCAGCGACCGCACGCTCGATGGCCTCGTGTGGCGTCGCCTCGCCTCGACGCCCGAGCGCATACGCGACGACATGGTCGCCTCCGTGATGGCTTTCCCTTGCGATCGCAACTGGATGGTGGAGCACCACCGGACGGCGCTCGCACCGTGCGTCGGGGACCTCGTGCATGTTGTATCTATGGAACTTGTTGAATGGTTCTTTTCCGAGAGGGTCCTGCGCGCAGACCAGGCCCTGTGGGTCGCCGTCGCCGCCGCAGGCCGACTCGACATTGCCGCCTGGTTGTGGGACCGGTCGACGCCCGAGGACAGCGGCGGACTCTGTCGCTGGGTTGGCAGGCATCGCACTGTCGACTCGGCCAAGGTGTCTGCGATTGCCTCTGCCGCCGCCCGCCACGGCGCTCTCGCCATCCTGCAATGGATGGCTGGCCTGGCGGGAATCGCAGATGCCGTGTGCATGTACGACGTCTACTGGGCGGCGCTCCGCGGCGGGCACGTCAATGTGCTCGACTGGCTGACGTCACAGTGGAACGATGCCTTGTGCGCGTGGGACGTCGAGGTGTCGGTGCCGGGCGAAAAATACCCACGCCTGTGCCCGTCGCCCTGGGAGGCCGTCGAGGCGCCGACGCCGGCCTCGCTGCAGTGGCTTGCAGCGCGCGCTGTGCCCATACCGCGCAGTCTGCTCGGTGGCGATTTCGACCTCCAAGAGACTGCTGCCGACGAGGGCTTTGACGGCGGCAGACTGCCGGGCTCTGTCGAGACCATGGCCTATGCCGTCGACGTGTGTGGCTGCGCTCCGCCGGACTCGCACGCGATCGAGTACATCATCGCCGACGCGGGGCGGATCGACCTGATCGAGGAAGCGCATAGGCGGGGATGGCTCAGCAAGTGGAAGCGCCAGGGGATTTGGTCCGTGGCGGCCACGCGCGGACACGACGCCATCACCGACTGGGCACTGCGCTCGGCCGCCGAAGCGGGCGATCCATCGCCGATCGGGGCCATTCTCTGTCGCTACGCTATCGACGGCGACGACCTGGTGCGCCTGCGCGCGGCCGGCTACCCATGGGAGCCCGACCACATGCTCTCGGACGGTCATGGCACCCGCTGCTCGCCCGCCAGTATCATCTTGTGGGCGTTGGACGCTGGATGTCCGCCTGCCGAAGCCTTTGCCGAGTCACGCGAGGCCATGATGGTGGCCTGTGCCTATGCGCTGCGCTGCCCTAGTGACGACCACCCACGCCACCCGCTCGACGAGGTCGACGCCGACGTGGGTCTCTGCGACGCCACGCCCTCGGAGCGCGCGGTGTTGGCTGCACACGTGCGGGTGCGCAACCTCGCGGCCTCGCTTTCGTTGTGTCCGCCGCGTCGACCCCTCACCAGCGTCGACCTCGGCGCATTGGCGGCGCTGCGTGACGGTCAACTGCCTGTGGGAGCCATTCATGATCTGCTCTATGCCTTTGAGGCGCCTCGCTCGTAATCGGCGCAGTCGCGCGACGTCGCCACAACGGTGGCGCCGTCATAGCGCGCATTTTTTTCGTGCCCTCTTTGCCTTTCAAAAAAAAAAAGGTCCGTGCGTATTTCGTGCCACCACGCGAAGAGAGACAAAACCATGGAAAAAAAAAGACAAAAACAAAGTCTGGGGTTTCTTTTTTTTTTGATTTGCTTTTGCGGCGTGAGGCCCAAGCGGGCTGTATCGGGTGCACCTTACGCGCACAAGAAAAATGGGTGTCTGTCCCGGTCTGTTGCCGCGACTGCCAGCGCCCAGCAGCGTGTTTTGTTTTTTCGTCCGTTAGCCAGACGGCCCAGCGACAGACCCGAAAAAAACTTGGGCAGACAGGACGACAAAGGCGAATTGTCGGTCACGATCCGCATTTGAATACGCACGCGCGGCGGCTGTGCGACGGGGTCGAAAGCCATGCGGCGCCTGTATCAACGGCAGGTTTGCCCTTTTTTGTCGGTCCTGTCTACCCAAGGCGCTGGATGTTGGGCGACCGGCTTGCAGGTGGGATTCGCTATATCATCGTGTGCTTTTTTCAACAACATTTTTTATTGCGAAAAGCGGTCGGCACGATGGCGGCGACCGACCAAGATGCATCCTGTCCTAGGCGCCGCTGCTCTCTTTGGCAACAATGTTGTCAAAGGAGAGCCAGCCCAATGTCGCGCACACGGGAACCGACACCACACCCAAGATGGGCGACATGACAAAGGCAAAGACAGGGCCGGCGACCATCACCGTTGTGGCGGCGCCGAAAAACCCTCCGCGCGCCGCGGCGAGCATGATGTCGCCGCACGAATGCTTACAGTCGCCAAACGCGGCACCTGCCCACGCGCCGCCAATGCCTGATCCAAGGATGGCGGCCATGGCCTTCCCCGTCTCATCCGGGCACCCCCACTCGTAATACGAGCGCCTTTGTAGCCGGCGGCACGCCGATGGATGTCTTTGGAGGGCGCTCGCAGAGGAGAGCGCGGTAGTCGGGATGATGGCGCGCTGCGCGGTGGGTCCAAAGGCGCGACGCATGCTGCGAGACGAGGTTGTTTGTTCTTTCCTGGCCTTTTTGCTTTCGGTCCGATCAGGCACGTAAATCGAGAGAACACCCAATGCCCGTCGCCCCCCCCCTTTTTAAATGTGTGTCGATCGACCAATTGCCTCAATTGTGTGCGCTGTTTGTTTTATGGGCCTAGTTTTTTCTTTTTGGTGGCAGTGCGTGAAAGGGCCTCTCGACGGCGTCGCGTGTGTGAAAACAAAACTGCCGTCTGTCGTAATCCGCTGCCGCGATTGTGGATGGTCCGCGCGTGCACTCAGGGGCGTGTCTTTTTTTTCCACCCGCTGGCCCGCGCCGAGCGACAACACAGAGGAAAAAATGGGCGTAGACAGGACGATGAAATGTGGGGGGGGGAGGATGAGAGAAAAGGTGGCGTGCCGGTTGTTGTGTATGTTTTTGGGGCATGGGTGGCGGCGGGGTAAAGCCCAAACAGAAAGAGCGACAATGTCAACATGAATGGCGCCGGCGGCGACGACGGAGCAAACTAGAGGGGAGTGCGACGCAAACAAAAAGAGAGAAAGAGTGATCAGCGCGACACGCATAGGCCAGTGGTAGGGTCGCATCGCTGCGTCGGCGCACAGTCGCCGTCGACCCGGCACGCGCCGGGAATAAGCCTGCACTGTCCGTTGACGCAGTATTGGCCGACGGCGCATGTCTTGCCGTCACAGCAGCCGGGCACGGGCACGCAACGGTAAGCGGCCGCCGCGCCCACGCCCGTCTGCACGCAGTTGGTGCACAGCGGGCAGTCCTCTGCGTTGGCGCAGGTAAAGGTGGGCGCGCGACAGACGCCGTCGACGCACACGTCGGCGGCGGCGCATGCCGGACGGCATGGCTTAAAGCCGGGCGGGTTGGCCCGGCTGCGCTGCTCCCAGTAGAGGACGCCCAGCACGGCGGCCAACAGGGCCAGCACCCCGATGATCGCCCACATGAGGCGCTGATGGTGGGCCAGCGTCTCGGACGGCGTCGGCGCTTGCGCGGCGTTCATTTTTCTTTCTTTTTCTTCCTTTTGTTTGCCTGCCGCTTCCTTCTTTTCCGCCGCTGTTTTCCTCTCTCCTCGGTTGTGCGTCGTGCGCGCGCGCGCCGGTGGTGTGGCGGCCAAAAAAGTCGATCGGGTCGTCGCTGTCTGATGCAACAGCAGCGTCGGGCGGCTCTCTTGCTTTTTTTTTCCACTTGAGTCGTGCCGATCGGTCGTCGGGCTGGCCGGCGCGTGACATCCCGCGCGCGACCGGCAGGCACGCGTCGCCTCGTAGATGCGAATCAGGACCATTGTGTCCCGCCCCGCGCCTCACCCACAATCTTTTTTTCTTCTTTTTTCTTTCGAGCGCGATTGCCGTGGCCGGCGGCGGGCTGTCGCATTGCGGGTCGGCGCGATGCGCGTACGTCCAAAACAAAGAGTGACCCGTCGCCATCGCCACAACCGCAGGCACCGGCGACAACCACAACACCAAAAAAGACATCGCCCCCCTCCCCGCCCCGAGAGCGCGCGCACACACACCGCGCCAGCCAAAAAAGAGAGGGGACAACGGCCGACCGCTGCAAAAGGCGGAAAAAAACAAGAGAACAAAAAGAGGCGCACCGAAAATGGCGACGCCCGCAGGCGCGCAGCCGACGGCCATCGAGGCGCTCGTGCAGCAGCAGTTGGCGGCGACGCAACCGCGCCCGCGTCGCTGGCCCATCGTGCTCGGCGTGGGCCTCGTGCTCGCCCTCGTGGCCTTTGCCATCTGGTGGTTTGTCTTTCGCAAGAGGCCGCCGCCGACCAACCCGACCAACCCCGACGACTGCCGGCCGCCGTGCGCCGGCACGCAGGTGTGCGTCAACGGACAGTGCAAGGACAGCACGCTCTCGTGCACCAGCGACAGCCAGTGCGGCACGTGCATGACGTGCGTCGCGGGCAAGTGCACGCCCAAGGCCTCGTGCTGCGGCGGCGTCACCTGCGGCGCCGGTCAGACGTGCGATGCCACGACCAACAAGTGTGTCTACATCGCGGGCTACTGCAGCGCCGACCACCCGTGTCCGACCGGGTCGGCGTGCGACCTAGCCAAGAACGCGTGCATCGCGCAGCCGCCCTATGGGCCCGACAGCGGCAAGGGCTGCGTCGAGGGCTTTGGCGCGTGGATCTGGGAGTTGGACCGACAGACCAACAGCGGCGCCTGGCGCTGCCGCTGCGCCAACCCCGACATCTACAGCAGCGCCAACGAGTGCTCGCCGCTGGCGTCGGCCACGCTGTGCGCCGCCGAGAACCTGGACCCCAACGCGGTGACGCCGGCCAGCAGCGTGCCGGCCTTTGCCGCCTACGGGTGGGGCAACCAGCCCGTGGTCATCAACAAGACAACGGCGGGCGCGGCTGTGCCCTCGCCACTGGCCGGGCCGTGTCCATGCAAGCCCGGCTGGGCGGGGGGCTCGTGCACCTTGGACAGGACGTGCAACGGGCGCGGCACGTGGAACGAGACGACGGGCCAGTGCGTGTGCGACAAAGAGTTTTCGGGCTTCCAGTCGTGCAGCGACGATATCCACTGCACGTCGTGGCTGCCGCCCGACTGTGCGACGCGGTGCGCGCCCACCGGCGCCCAGTGCGTGAGTCCGGCCCTCCCCTGTTGCGACCCCAACGCCCGGTGCGGCGGCAACCCCAATGCTCGCGGGTATTGCTTACCGCCGCCCTAGTGCGTGATTTTTCCTTTTTCTTTTTTTTTTTCATCCACGCACCTCGCGAGGAGCGGGCACACAATAAAAAACCACGCACAAAAATTTGACGTGCGCCCACGAGACAAAAGAATGGCGGCCCGCGATGCGCACACGCGCACCGAAAGGGCGACGGTCAGATCGCGAAAAAAAAGAGACTCGCGTCTGGAATGCGCCTGCAATGCGCCCCAATGAGGGATGCCCTCCGCGGTCCGCATAAATACAAGGGAAAGAAATAGAAAACCGACACCAAAAAAGGTGCTGTCGACAGGTCAAAGGAGAAAGGGATGCGATTGGTCAGAGCAAAAAAGAGACCAGCACAAAAAGGAGCGCGTGGACATGCATCTTTTGGCTGTGCCTCTGTCGGTCCGTTACCAGCGCGACCAACTTTTTCAATCTCTTCTCCACTGTTGCGACACAAGCGCCCTTTTTTGTTTGCCAACCCTCGCACTTTTCTCCTCTAAAAAGAGACGATACGCCATCGACGACGGCCTCGGGGCACACAAAAAAAGAAAAAAAGACGACAGAGGAAAAAAAGAGAAAACAATAAATAGAGGAAAAAAGTAGAGGCGACGCACCGCATGCCGACGACAACCGCCCACAGCGACAGCCCCTTTGAAAACGCCATCGTTGCCCACATCGGCAGCAGCGACGACGTCGACGACAACAGCAGCGCGTGTTTTTATCACAGCGACAGCAAAGACGTCTTTATGGGCCACAGCGACCACGATGCCGTGAGGGACGAATTTTTGCGTGGTTCCATCGACGCGGGCCACGCACAAGAAGCGCGAGCCTGTGAAATGCTCGATGCCGCGTCGGTCGACTCGACGGCGCCTCATCCGCTGGACGCGCTTGCCACGGTGATTACACGCGAGGGCCTTCCAGAGGGCGCCCAGGAAGAGGCACCTGCGTGGGTCGCCGCGCTGGAGCGATTCGCCAGCGCCATGGAGACCTTTGTCCAAATGCGCGCGTGCCACCTGTTTCCCTCGTGGCGCGAAAGCGGCAAGCGACTTTGCATCGACAATCCGGCCGACGCGCGCCGTCTCGTCGCCGACCTCTATGCGCTGGCCAGGCGAACAGACGACGCCGACGATTTCTACTCGTCGCTGGCACTCGCCCACGCCATCGACACGGCGGCGCGTGATGCCGCCACGGCGGCCATTGTCGGCATGGAAACTGTACTCATCGAACAGGCGGGCGCGGTCAATCGTCTTCGAGAGGGCGCACGCGCTGCAGAGCGATGCGTGCACGAGGCCTTTGCCTCGGTGGCGACGGCAGCCGCCAGAGGGCCCGCAGGACCCACCAGACACGAGCACGTCACGATAAGCATCGTCATGCAGGCCATACGGGGAACCCTCGAAACCGGCGGCGTGCTCCACGGGCCGGCGCTCGCGCGCTCTTTTTACTCGGCAATCGTCGAGGGCGCGTCGGCCTTTGGACCGAGCCAGCCCCCGCGGTTGGTCGAGACATCGTCGGCCGGCTTTGACGCGCTCCAGCGCATGCGCGCGTCGCCTCACGTTGGACGCATCCTGCAAGTGCTCTCTGCGCGCAATCTCGGCGTGCCGCTCTTTGGCCCGCACCCTCGCGCATACCCAAAAGAAAACAAGTTTTCGTTGTTCCCATAAACAATCCAGCAAAGAGACGATGGCCGATTTGGGTGTCGGTTTGTTTATCAACTGTTTTTTTTCTCCCGTTGCAGCGCGCCCGTGAGATGTGTTGTTGCGCAAAGACCGGCCGCCGACCGTCGGTCTTTTTTTTCTGATGGATCAATAAAAGCGCGTCCAATGGGCGCCAATGACGCGCACGGCGCCGCCTGCAAGTGGCGGTGCCCTAACCTGGGGGCACAACTCTCTGCGCGAGGACGACACACACACACTCGAAGCAAAAAAAGGCGCGCGGCACCAAAGACGCTCAAAGAGCAGAGGACGCAAGGCAGGGACTCGGTTTGGCGTAGCCGTGCCATTTGGGTTAAAAAAAAGGAGAGGCCATCTCTCGAAAAAAAAGGAGAGGCGGACAACGACGGCCATGTGGACGACGCTCGACGTCGAGTTGTGGGCCCTCGTCATCGACCATGTGGGCCCCCCTGGCCGCGCCTGTGATGCCTTTTGTGTGCAGGCGTCTGCGCGACGCCGCGAGGCACCGCCGGATCGCGCGGCCGCAGGCTCTCACAGACATTCCCGCCAAACCCCTCTTTGCCCAGCAGCACGACTATGTCGAGGCACTGATCACGGCAAGACTGCCGCTCTTGGTGCGATGGGCCGTCGACGAGGCCGGTTGCGAGATGCCCCAGGGCGTATGTCGCAAGATTGCCGCCACGGGCGATCTGGCACTATTAAAGTGGGCGCGCGTCGACCGGCAGAGGCCGTGGGACCAACGCACGTGCGAGGCCGCCGTCGACGCCCGCGGCCTCGACGTCCTCTGCTGGGCCGTCGAAAATGGATGTCCGTGGGACCCTCAGCAGGTGACGGACATGGCCGCCAGGGCTGGCGCCGCCGACATATTGGCGTGGTGCATAGACGGCGATGGCGACGACATCGATGATCACGGAAACCGTATCCAGGCCATCGAGGCGTACAGTATCTCGTCTACCGCATGTCTCGATGTCATTCACGCGCGCGGCCTCGCGCTCCATTGCGGTCTAACCTACGCCGCGGCGTTGAACGGCCATGTTGACGTACTCGTGTGGTTTCACAACAACAACGAGGGACAGGTGTGGGACGCCCTACACTGCGCCAACGCGGCCTCGGCACAATCCGACTCGGACGAGAACGAAACCCTACGGTGGCTCATCGGCGTTGGCTGCCCGTACGACGCGGCGACCCTGAAAGGGCTCGCCTCGCACGGTCGCCTGGCTACTCTGCAATGGCTGCACGGTCTTCATGGCCAGTCCGACCCCATCGCACCCGAGGACGCCACAGACGACGTCGGTTCCAACAGTGCACAGTGCACCGACGGCAACGAGCACATGTGGTGCGGGGTTGCGCGCGCAGCCGCTCTGAGGGGCCACCTCGACGTCATCCGGTGGATCAAGGACGTGGGTTACCCGTGGCGCGACGGCATCTGCGACGCGGCGGCACGCGGCTGCCATCTCAACGTTCTCTCGTGGGCCCATGATGAGCACGGATGCGCGTGGAGCGATCTATTCAAGGCCAAGGCATGCAAGCGCGCGATCCGTCGCGGCGATCTCGTCCTCGTCGAGTGGCTCATCGACCACGGATGCGCCCTCGACGCGGACGCCGCCGTCAGGGACGCAACCGAACAGGATTGTCTAGACATCCTCGAATGGCTCCACAATCGCCGCGTGGACTGGTCGCGCCGGCGCCTCGTGTGCGCCTATGCGGGCTTGATTAGCAGACGCCTCGACGTGATCCGTTGGCTGCACGCCCGCGGCGTGCCGCTGGATGTCGATATGTGTGCGGCAGCGGCAGAGACAGATTGCGTGGACGTGCTCCGGTGGGCTGCCGACATGGGCTGCCCGCTCTCGCCGCGAGCGTGCAAAGCCGCCGCGCAGACGGGCAACCTACAGATGCTCATGTGGCTGCGCAGCCGCGACTGTCCCTGGGACAGGGAGACGTGCGACAATGCCGTCGCCCACTTGGATATCCTCCGTTGGGCGCGCGCCCAAGGGTGCCCGTGGAGCGAGCACATTCACGCGTGGGCCGACGGCGTTGACCCCGAGGTTACCGAATGGCTCGATGCGCAAGACGACGTACCGCCGCCTCCCGGGCCCGATCCCGCTACGGAGCAGTATTTGGGCCAGTTGGCGCACGATTCCGACCCATGGGGCTTTGGGCCGCCGCTCGAATAGATTTTTGTCACAACAGAAGAACCCAAATAAAAAACGACACAGGCAAAAAGGCGGAAACAAATTCGGGGCCTCTTTTTAGCGGCCTTTTTTTGGAGACGGGATTTGGATGCGCGGTTCATCGACAGACGACCATCATTCGCGCCGGCCAAGTCACTGGGACCCTTGGCCGACGGCCGACTCTGTTTCGAAAGAAAACCAAACTCGCCGATACGGCATTTCTCTGGGTCGTGAATAAAAGAGAGCACGTGCGTCTACGTGTTTGTGAGCGGCGCTCGCGCCCGCGTCGGCATGTTGGTCCGACTGCCTTTTGTGCACAATTTAGTTTGGATTTGAAAAAAAAAAGTACCAGTTTGGATTGCGGTCTGTATCGTGGGCGTGACAAAAAACAATACAACATCCGCTGGGTGTCGTGGGCGCAGCATCGACCACGGCCTCGACGAGAGCGCTCACTGGATGTTGATGGTGCGCTGGACGCCTGTGGGTGAGACAACAAACTCGGCCGTCGTGTCGGCCTGGCCCAGGATGGGCCACTGGAGGGCGTGGCCGTAAGGGAGGCCGGTCGCGGTGCCTCGCACGGTGCTGATGCCCACGCCGGCGATCATGTCGTTGGTCTCGCGCGTGCACCGGTGAAACTGGGCGCCGGGGCCGATCGTCGCCGGCGCCAAGACCTGGCCGCCGACCGGCTGCACGTGCACGACCAGTTGGTCCGAGGAGAGGTTGTTGGTGACGAGGATGGTTTGCGAAGGCCCGCTCGATCCCGTGCCCGTGCACAAGCCCGTGTGGCTCGGGGCGCTCATTTTTTTTGGTGGATCGTTGGGGTTTTGACTCTTTCTTTTTTTTTGCCTCAAACTTTTTTTTTCTGTTTGTCGGCCGCTGTTTTTTTTCTTTTACGGGCCGCCACAGTTTTGCTTTGGCCCGTCGCCTTTTTTTTTCGAGGCGCTGCTCTGTGTTGTGCCGCTCCCGGCGTGCCTCGGTCCAGATTTTTGGCTGGCCTTTTGTTGTCTTTCAAAAAAACCGTAAAAATACGACATACGATGGCGATTGGCTCTCGTATTTGGGGGCGCGAGGATGGCCGCCCCCCCCCTAGTAACAACGATCGAGACCGGCGGCGCAAAAAATGTCCACCCAGTTTTTGGGCGCACACATTGGCCTCGCCAAGGGGCGACCACCGACAACGCAAGAGCGACTTTTTCCTTTGCCGCCTTTCTCTCAAATAGAGGCAAATCTACTGGTGCACACAGGGGCGAAAAAAAGAAAAGAAAAGCAGCACAAGCCGAGGACGGTCAACAAAACCGAAAAAAAAAGAAGGGCCGATGGAAGCCGCGACAGAACAAGATCGCCAGTGGCTGGCCAAGACGTTGGCGTGCGTCACGCCGGACGGCCGCGTTGATTTCGATGCCCTCGGCGCCGTCGAGTTTGCCCACGATTTTGCCAGTGCGCGTGCGGTGCTCGCCGCCGAGCGCACCGCAGGCATCGCCCCCGCGGCGTATTTCATACTGCCCGCTGTGGTGGTCGGCTTGCTCTCGTCGGACGAGTCTTGCATTCTGTCGGTCGCGCACGATCGCCAGTCGGACGGCTCCTGGGTCGCCATGTCGCACCCAGACGACCCCCATCTGCGTCTACCCAACGACGATGCCCTGGCCGCACTCACGGCGCTCACAATGTCGGCGGGTAACTATGATGACTTTGCGCTCGTCTACTGTGACGCCGCCGAGAGACACCCGAGGCGATTGTGCGCACCGGCCGACTCGTGGCTCGTGCGCGTGAGTGAGGCGCTCGCGCTCCGGTCCACGCCCTGGGACCTTGCCGCGGTCGACCGTGAACTCGCTCTGGCGCGCGCCCTCGTCGACCTCTCGGTCGAGCGCCAGAAGCCGCTTCTCGGCAATGAATGCGGCCCTGCAACGGTGTCGCCAGCGCATCTGCGTGCACACGGCGACGACACGGCCGATGCCTATAAGTGCGCGGCGCGCCTGTTTGTCGACTGCGATCTCGCCCTAGGCCTTGCGCCCACTGTCTGCTCGGCGCGTCAGAACGCCGTCAGAGCATTGACCGTATTCGTTGCCGGCGTCGAGCGCATCCAGGCAACGCCGGGCATCTACCTGGGCGCCATCGCACCGGCCATTGCCGCTTGCATCGGTAAAGATTTCGAGACGCGCTGCGGTGCCGGCGGCGTCGACTTGGTCCAGCCATCCTCATAGGGCCACAGCCGGCACGAATAACGGGGGGGGGGGGCGCCAGTCGCCAAGAAAAAAAGACACCAACGCGCATCGAGTCAGGGGATCGAAAATAAAGAGAGTCTTTGAGGATAATGGGGTCGGTGTCGGTTGCAGCGACATTGCCCTTTTTATATTAAGACAAAATCAAAACATGAAACTGTTTTGTGGCTTTGTCTCTGGGGTCGGCTCTTTCTTTTTTCTGGGTTCTTTGTCGAGGGCCAAGAGTGCGCGATTGTGGTGTCGTTGCCGGCGTGGTGGGAGACGCGCCATAGGCCACAGTCGCGCGTGCGCGTCACGCCAAAAGAGACTCGATGGCGCGCGACCTCACGTCGCCCATGAGGGCCAACGCGCCAGGTTCGGGGGTGACGATGCAGGCGTTGGTGACTTGAAAAAGCGACGTAAAGGGCGGCAACGCGAGGCGTCCCGTGTTGGCCGGGTCGGCGCAGCGCCCGCGCGTCCTTTGGCGCACGCCCTCGTCGATGCCGCGCAAAAGCGCCGAAAGGGCCTGGGGCGATTCGAGGATCTCGTAAAGGCCATCGTAGGGATCTACGTCGCGGTCATCGTTGCTGTCGTCGTTGCCGGCAAATCCGTCAGCGTTACCGCCATAGAGGTCATCGTCGTCGACGTCTGCGGTGGAGGCGTGCGCGTGCGTAGACCACGACCAAAGGTCTCGGGACGACACGCTGCCGCCAAACAAATTGGACAGGCGCGCCGCGCCGTTCCTGCCGTGAAACACAAACAGCGTCGTCGGATAGCCGCCGCCTTCTTCGTCGTCGATGGGACCGATGGGCATGCATCGACGCCCGTCGGCCAACAGACGCCGGTGCTCGTCGACGGCGTCGCGGTCAAAGTGGCCGTCGCTGCCGCTGGCCAGCGGATCGGTCTCGACGAGCAGCGCAATCTGGCCGGGCGGCTGCGCGGCAAATCGATCGCGGTATGGTGTCGTCAGCCATTCGTACCAGACCATCAATCGATCTAGAGGCGTGGCGGCGTCGAGGCGCGCCGTGACGCGGGCGACCAAGTCCTCGCCGTCGAGAACATCGTCGGCGAGGCGGCCACCGAGAAAAGGCACGCGCTCGTCGGCCGAGTCTGGATCGTCCAAGAGGAAGCGTGCATAGGCCTCGACAAGGCACAGGCCGATACCCAACACACTGTACGTGGTCGGCGCTGTATCGACGAAAGGCATCGCGAGAGAGGCGTCGTCGCGTCGACGTCCGAGGGCGCGCTCACGCATGGCGAGCGACGCACGCACATAGTCGGCCGCCGCAGGAGGGTATTGGGCTGTGGCGGGCACGAGTGCACTCGTGCGCGCCAGCGGACCGCGTGCAGCCTCTAACAGAGAGGCATGGTGCCGGCTCGTGGCTGCCAGGGCGAGCGCCGCGCGTGGATCATTTATCAAAAGGCGCCGCATAATTTCATATTGCACATCGTCTGGCACGGCCTCTTCATAGGCGACCGTGAGGGACCCACTGGAATGGGCGCTGGCTTTTTTGTGTCGCAAAGGAGGCGACAATGACGAGGACAATGACCACGTCTTTTGGGGTGACTGGAGCCGGTTGCTCCGAGACGATAGGGCCGGCGCGTCCATTGCCTGTGTGTCTGCTCACTTTTTTTTCCCCTCAGCAGCCATGGCCTTGCTGCGTCGCCCCATCTGTGCCCTGCCCGCGTCGGTTCTGTCCAGGTCTGCTGCCGCCCGCCAGCGACAAGAAAAGGCCCAATATCTTGGGCGATGGCTGCCCAACTCGTGGTTTTTGTGTTCATCTTTTTGCAATCTTTTCATCATCGCGAATTTGTTTTTGTGTTTTTCCTCTCAAACAATCGGTGGGCGGCCAAAACAAAAGGGAAATCCGCGGCCGCCTTTGGACCCCCAAAAGACGGTTCGATTTTTTAAATGTGATTGTCCTTTGTGGACAGCCGCCGATTGATTGTCGAACCACAGGCGGCCTCTTTCGTTGGCGTGTAAAAAAAAGAGGCAGCAGCCTCGCACAACCGACCAAAGAGCCCGCCGCAGAGAAGAGATCCCAAGAGCGCACAAAAATGGTCTTGTCGCAAAAATGCTTTCCGTCTTGGGCTCTGGTGCGCAATCTCACTGCGATTCACGAAAAGGACAATGGCGACAGAGAGGAGGGCCCAATACAACCGCCACCGGAAAAAGAAAAATTTATGTGTTTTTCATTCCTTTTTTAATTGACTTGAATAAAAAAAAGGATAATACGCCGGGTGCGCGCCAGACGGCGCCAAGTACACACGAGACGCTGGCCTTTGCCGTTGCGCTCAACGTATGGCATTAAAGAGTCTCATGTCCATGTCGCTGTCCCTGTCTAGAGTAGGGTCGAATTCGGCCTCATCTACGATGAAAGTGTCAAAGGCCGACGATGTGTCGGCAAGAGTCGCGGGTTCGCGATGGTGTGCGTGTACCCCGTCGGTCCCCATTTGTTCGGCCAAGGCGGCGTCGGGCCCGCCGGCAGATGTCTGCACAGTGGCCTTGTCATCCTCCTCGGTGCCAAGGACGCGCGCTTGCGTTGGCGCAACCACAAGGTCTTGCCCGCCTTGGATGCTTTTCTTTTCGTGAGGCGGGATGATCCCATCAATGGTGCGACGTGCAGTGGGGATCGTCCACGACTCGGGCACCAGAGCCGCCATGCACTTTGCAATGTGCTCGTCGGTAAATGTGGGAACCGAGGCCATGGCTGCCGCTACGGCCATGGCGGCATCAATGGTGCGCGCCGTCTCGGGCGAGTTGGCGGCCTCGACGGCGTCGGCAGGCCACGGAAAGACGCCATCTTTGGCCATCAGGGTGATGGCGCGCTTGCCAGCGTCATAGGTCTTGAGAAAGACCTCGACAAGAGCACCCGTGCGTGGTCCTTGCGCGGTCCACACACCCACTTCGACGGGCATATCGGGACGGCCCACGCCATACGCGGCAAGGGTCTTGGCCAGTTTCGACGCCGTGGGCACTTGGGCCTCTGAGCCCGCGCTGGCACCGATACAGAGGGCCGTGATCGACTCGGACAGAGGAGTATCCCACACGAGTCCAATCCACTGGTGCGACTTGCGGTGAAAATAGGGGCGCGCCGGGCGGGCGGGATCGCCACTGGGCTCAAAGCGCATGGTCGACGCGGCAACGGCAATCGGGTGCTCCTCGGCAATTGTGCTGCTGTCATCGGCACAGACCCGCACATAGACCGCGGCGTCGGGATGCGCATTCAAAACCGCAACGAGTTGACCGACGGTGATGGCCTTGCCGTTGTCGCTGCTCACGCACATGACGATCGGACAGGACGTCGACGCAGGCGGCGGCTCGGCCATCGAACCATTGTCGGCCGCAGCAGCCGAGTGGGCCAGGGCCCGAACGCGCTGGGCCAAAGAGGAGCGACGGATCTCGGAAAGGGAGGCGCGCTCGCCAATGCGGGGTTCAAACACCGACAACTGGACACCGTCGAGTATGGCAAGGTCGGCGTCACTCATTTCCGACAGTCGGGCGCGATACGCCGGGTCGACGTCGTTGGCGGTCATCTGCCCGATGGCCGGTGCACGTTCGGTCGAGACGGGTGTGGTCGCCTCGTCAGATACGGCCATCTCGTTGAGCAGCAGCGAGAGCACAGAGAGAGCCTCGGATGCGGCGGCGGCAGCCTTGGAGGCACGGTCGACAGCCTTGAGGGCGTCTTGGATGCGCGTAGGCGTGGTCATGGTCGGTTTGGTCGATCAATGCGCGAGGTCAGAGGTTTCTCGTAGGTACTGGCAATCGATGTCGATGTCGATGGTGGTGGTAGGGCGCCGTTGTTGTCGGTTGTTGGCAGGCGCGTTGGATGGAAAAGGCAGGTCTTTTACGTGTGAGCGTTGCGCCCCCATTTTATGTGCTTGCCGCACTGTCCCTATAGGCTGCCGCCGGCTTGCGTTTTTTGATTTTTTTCTGTTTTTTTCAACGACCTATCCTGTCGCGGGCGCCCCGATTTCGCACAGACCCTTTCTTTTCTTTTTTTTGTCCCATTTCCTCGCCCAGACAAAGGCGCGGTACAAGCCTCTCTGCGTGGGCGTGCCATTTTAGTGGCACACCGCCGCCGCCAGGGGGCGACATCGTCTCCATTCCCTCTTGTAAATGCGCGCCGCGCGCTAGACCTCTTTTTTTCAAGAATATGAAAAACAATAAAAATTCAAAAATTACGAAAAAATACAAAAAGGATAGGGAAATATGTGTTGGCGGTTCAGAGAAAAAAGGTCCTCTGGTTTGGTATGGGCGTCAGTAGATGCCGAGGGCGCGGTACAGGGCCAGGCGGGCGCACATGCGTCCCGGATAGACCAGGTCGCGCGGGTCCACCGGGACGCCCGTGTCGGCGAGCGTCAGCGCGAGGCCGATAAAAGGCCTGAGCGCCGGGTTATCGACGCCATCGTCCAGATCGCCGCGTCGCCGCGGGCCTCGACGATCGTTGACTTGAATTGCCAGCGGCAGATCGGCCGCCGCGGCGCGCTCGGCTTCGGCCATGACGGCCGCAGCGTCGACCAAGCGCGCCGCGGGCCACAGTTGAGGGTCGGCCTGCGACAATGCGTCCAGTAACAGGCGCACGTGGGCGGGAGCCAGGCGCGCCTCGGGGTCGAGCCTGCACGCGGCCTCCCAGTCTCTTTCCTCGACGTGGATCGGGGGTCTGGTTTCTTGACGCGTCTCGGTGAGCAGTTCCAGCGCCGCCGGCCGTGCGAGCGGGTCGTCCCAGATGCCGAGCGCGGGCGTGATCACCGACACGCCTGGATAGTTGCCGCGGACACCGGCGCGCACTGCCGCGTCTGCCAGGTCGGGACACAGGCGCTCGGGCCGCGCGGCCTGCGCCGCAGTGGGTTCCACGCCGAGGGCGCGCGCCACGTCGACGAGGCGGTCGTCACCCTCTAACCTTCCCGTGACCGGGTCGGGCGCCGCAGAGCACACGCTCTGCCAGGTGGCAAAGGCTGCGGCGTCGCGCGCAGCGTCGGGGAGAAACGCCACCTGTTCATAGGGAGGGGCGCCGCGCCACCGGCCGATCGTCGCGGCCGCCGTCGAGGCCAGCGTGGGCACCGAGCGCATGCCGGCAGATGTGACCCTGGTCAGGGACCAGAGATCGTGGGCGACCGTCTCGCCGGCTGTCAGGCGCAGGGCCAGCGCGAGGGCGCATTCGTCGACGAGGGCCGCGCGCGCCCCCACCAGCGTTGCCGGAGAATCATCCCTTTCGCCTAGATTGGACCGGACGCGCTCTTGCACCTGGCCGGCCAGGCGCGGCGCCGTGCCCGTAAGCGGCACCATGGCACTAGAGACGAGCCATGTCCCCGCGGAGCCCGCGTTTTTGCCAAACACGCGCGTATCGTGTACGGCACGGTCTGATCGGCCCGCGCTGTCAACCACCAGGAGACGGGCAAACCACCCCATACCTCCGGCGAGACCGGCAATGTCGCGCTGCACGACGGCCTGCGCCTCGGCAGCGCCGGCGCCACGCGAGCGTTCATCATCGAGATCGATGACTTGCGGGGGAAAAAGGACGTCTGTGTCGTCTGGCCATACGATGACGTTGACCACGGTGGGTGTGTTGGCGAGGACAATGTCCCGGTCGTCACCGTCGTCGCGACGCACGACGCGATAGATGGACATCCACGTGCCGGCATCTGGCTGGAGCGACTGCGGAGGCCACAGCACGACCAGGTAGAGCGCCGACGGGTCGCGCCACGGTGCGCAGCCGGCGGGGGTGTCCCACGCAGCAAAGGGGTTGGGAAAACGGCCCCGCACGGCGGCGGCGATCGTCGCCGCCAACTCGTTGGCCGCCCACTCGGGCCGATTCACAAACCTCTTGTAGAGATCGTCGAGAAACGAGTCGATCACCGCGTCGCATCCTCTTTCGTCGCACGCGGTCGCCTCGCTCAGCACGCCGCTCAGTAGGGCAAATGTTCCCAGTCCTGTCGCGACCCACGGATGTTTATCGATGTAGCGCTCGACGCCGCCCAGCGCGTCGGGGTGAGCATAGAGAGCGGCGAGCCACAATGGGTCCATCGTACGCGGCAACAACGGCGGCAGGGGCGTTGGGGATTGCATAGCGCCGGCGCTCTTGTCCCTGCCGCTGCCATTTGCGCCTCTTGACGGCGTCAGTGCTCTCGACCGTCGTGTCGCGCTTGCGCTTTTTCACGCGGCTCTCCAAAATTTTTTGCCGCTGGCGATCGGGTGCGCTTTCGGCCTCTCTTCTTCTTTTCAAAAATCTTGACGTAGATATCTGCGATTTGCATTGGCGTCGCCTTTTGCGAGGCACCGCCGACGGCCAAAGGCCTCGCGCGCTGACGTGCTCAGAGATCTCTGGCGTAGACTCGCAAATTAAATTGACGGAAAAGTGGAGCAGACAATAAATGCAAGTCTGCTCGCTACAGCGCAAATCTCGTCCGTTGGGCGGCGCTGCCGCGAAAGAGACAGACAGAGGTGAATACAAGAGAGTGCGCCGGCGGACGGGGGTCCGTCTCGCGCGCACCGTGCCCTGTACCGGCTAAAAGAGTAAAAAAAAAGAGAAGTCATGCCGATCATCGGTCCGCCATTAATGCCGACCCAGAGAACAAAGGCGGCAGCGGCGGCGGCCGCGGCTGGAGCCGCCACCACACAATCGCCGCAGTCACTCTGGGCCGTAGCACTAGTCATCCTTTTCGTCCTTGCGGCGATCCTCGTGGGCGTTGTCCTGTACTCGCTTTTGGCATCGTCGTCGTCATCAAAAGGACATCGTGGAGGGCCACTCTTGCCCGTGCAACCGGTCGCGCCGTCCACCCCCGTGCAGCCCATAGCGCCTGCCTTGCCGCTTCGCCCCGAGGCCTCCAAGCAGGAGCGCCTGCACGATGGTCGGTATCGCATCCGCTGGGGACGCACGGGTCCTTTTGTGGGCGTCACGCAAAAGGCCGACGGGACGGCGGTGGCGACGTTGGTCGACGCCTCTGCTGCCGTCGCCTGGACCTTTACATCGACCAACGCATCGTACGTGGGCGGCGGCCAGTGGGCCACGCCCCAACTGTTGGGCCTGAGCACCGGCGGCGCCTGGCTCTTGCCCACACCCGTCCTCGTCCAGGGCGGCGGCGTGGCGCTGTCGGCCCTCCAGGCGTGGGTGCCCATGCGCGGCGTCGCCCTGGACGGCTCAATCTATGGCGGCGCCCTTCACAACATTGCTTATACGGGGTGCGTGCGACCGTCGGGCACGGGCGCCGTGGGCGACGGCCTCGTGCTCTATGGCGATTGCGGCGCCGACGCCCTCAACTGGTACTATGAACCGGCGTAGGTTACACTGGCCAACGACCAAATCGCACTTGGGCGGTCGCCTTGTTTGTGATTCCCATCCACGAGGCCCGACCGTGGGCAAGAATCGTCCATGGGCCCAAAACACAAGGCACACGTCCTCTACGAGAATCGTCTCGCGCACATGCAGAAATTTGTTTGTTGGTTTCTTGTCGCGGAATTGCCCAACAGGAATGGCACAAGGAAATAAATGCCGCCAGAGGCGCCTTGTTGGGCACAGCAGACAGAGAGCGCGCCCGCACAGCCACACACAAAGCACTGCGCACACGCACCCAAAGCGACAGACAGAGACGAGGGCCAAGAAAGAGGCGAAAAAGGGGCGTCACAGATTGTGCGCATACAAAAAAAAAGAAAAGATGGGAGAGCACGCCGTCTACGTCGACCCTGAATTATGGGCCATGATACTGGCCGACCCCGTCGTCGGCCTCGATCCGGCGTACCGGTGCATGGCGCGGCGTGTGTGTCGCCGGTGGCGCGATTTGATCGATCGGGCGGCGCCCACGGATCGAGGCTGGAGAGAACCCGCTGTGGATTGGCTCGCGCGCAGGCCCATCTATAGAGTCGAGACCATGGTACCGTGGTCGCGAGGGCGCATCATGGCCGCGTCCGTCTTTGCCGAATGCTACAGGCTGCACCCGAGCGATGCGATGGCGCACGGCACCGACTGCACCAGCAGCATCGCCGTAAACGATTACGAGCGCGCCTTTGCCGCCGTCGGGGGCGATGCGACGCCCGTCGGCCGGTGCGCTCTGATGATGCTCTCGCTTGACCCCGTCATCGTCGACGAGGGCATACGAATCGCCAAGGAGGGAGCCGGATCGTCTCGGATCGCTTTGTGTGCGATCAAGTCTGCCTTCCGATCGGGGCGCACCTGGGTATTGGACCGTGTCTGGGAGGCGCGGCCCAAGGACTCGGCCTCGCTGTCCTTTGCGTGCCTCACGCTGCGGGACGTCGACGTCGGCATGTTTGATCGGCTCCTTCACCACGCGCCCAACGTTCCCATCTTTGATACGCGCGATTTGCGCCTGGAAGTGGCGCGTCACATTGCCGGCGTGTTTTGCGGGCGTGTGGATCGCCCGTGGTCGTCCCAGTGGACTCACATCGCAGAGGATCCCGACGAGCGCGAGTGCAGTCTTGATTCCCTCGTCGAAAATGACAGTGTCACGCTCCTGCGCGCGCTCGACGACGTGGGTCTCTACGACCTGCCGGATGACTCGGCCATTTACACGGTCTGCAGCAGCCGCGCGACCAAGACCGCCGCATGGTTGATTGAGCGCGCGCGTCACAAGCCAAAAGACGCCCTCGCCGGCGTGCTCGACAAGATGGTGCGCGGCGCTCTCAAGCGATCACACGATTCGGACGGGTTCCCCTCTTCGGACCACCCCGAGGCGCTGCTGTCGTGGCTGCTGGGCGGACCGACGCCCTACGACCCGCTCGCACCCGACGCACCCATATCGTTGGACTTGCTTTTCCGCCTGGCGTCTGCGTCCGATTCCTCGTGCGAGGTGCCGCGCTGTCTCTTGTGGCTGTGCTTGCGCTGGCCGCGAGAGGCGTCGCAGCACCTGGACGCCATACGCGGAGCCGCCCGCCAGATGCTGACACGAACCGGAAAGTGGATCGATTCGTATCTCTGCCGCGACGGGACGACACTCGAATACCTGGTCTATACGCTCGACGCGCTCCATGCGAGATTGACAAATGTAGGGCACGCCCAAAGCGCAGACGATTTGTTGCGTGCCATCGACCTTTGCAAGATCACGACCGAATGCACGGGCGATCTACAGACGCGGGCGACTTTTCTCGATCACGGTCTCGCTCGGTGCGCCGACGACGACTCTGTGCCCACACGTCTGGCCCTCATCAGGGCGTGCGTGTTGCGCACCATCGACCCAGTGGCCGTCGACCCGTGGCGCGCCACATTTGCGTCGCCCGCTGCGTGGCGCCGCTGGTTCCGGGTGCCCGACAGCACATGCGCGTATTGACCGATGCGGAAGTTTCGGTTTTCGACCGACAACCGACTATGCACGGATGGACGACGCCGGCACAAATCGAGGCCCTGACAATAAACCGTTTGAAAAAATCCAACGCGAAAACAGAGGCGGTCAAATGGAATTGGCTTTTTTTGGTGCACCAGCAAGTCGAATGCGAGCACAGACCATCGCGCTTCTCATCCGCCCACACAGCGGGATACGCCGCCAGAGTTGAATCTGTGCGCGCCCCAACGTCGTCGTGATTCATTTGTTCCTCCTTGTTATGCTCTTTCACAAGGTATTGCCGTTGGGCGTCGCGCCTCTCTTTTCTTGGTCTTTTTAAAAGAGGATTTACGATCATCTTCTTTTTGTTGGGGCAACAGCAATCATGACAACGGCGATTGGACGAAAGGCGCGCGCCACAAGGTATCCAAGTAGATGGCAACCGGGACGGCGGCGGCACCGGCAGGCACTCGCTCGGCAGAGGCAAGGCGGCCACCAAAAACATGCGCCCCCCCCCCCACACACACCAGCATATTGCGTCCAAAACAACAAACGACCGCCGCAAAAAACCAGAGAATAAAGGGGTGGCACGGTCGCATAATCGACATTTTTTGTTTTGGACGGCCAATGTTGTGCATTGTGCACGCGCGCGCCACGACACCTCTTTTGCAGGAAAAAAGAATAAAAGGCCCAAAGCCCTCTGGCGCAACCGAGCACGACCGCACGATTTAGGCCGCGCTCCCCATCGTAGGCGATACGTGGCACAAATCGACGGCGTGATCCGCCCTGCCGACGGCGCAACAGAGAGTCCAAGGCGCAACGGTGCCAATGTCGACGGCAACGAAAAAGAGGCGCGCCTCTGCCGCCACAAAGTACGATCAGGCGAGGCCTCGCAAGCAGAGGCGACGCGCCTCGCCCTTTGCGTGGACGGGCCAGTTTCGGCCCGAATTGGCGAGCGCCTACATTGATGCCTACGCGCCTGCCGGATCACGCGTGTGGGACCCGTTTGTCGGCAGCGGGACCGTCTTGTTGGCGTGCGTCGCTCGAACCGCCGGCATCGTGGCCTGCGGTACCGACGTCAACCCGGCGGCCGTCACCATGGCGAGTGTGGCGTCGTATGCTACATGGGATCGTGAGAGGCGTACTGCCGCCATAGCGGCCGTGGACGACGCCGTGGCGCGCTGCGCAGACGCTGCCGACGCCGTCGCAAGTCAAGACGGCCTCATCCAACGGCGGCCCAGCATGGGCGCCGACGTGCGCCTCCTTGCCGACGCCTTGCTTTGTCGCACTGAACGACCCAGCGGTGGCGCCAAGGCGGCGGTCGGCACCGCATGGCCACCGTTTCGGGCATTTATCGAGGCCCTGCCCCTGACCGAGGCGTCGATCGAGGCGCGCATGTGCGACGCGCGCGCGAGCGGTCTGCCCGACGCCAGTGTGGACCTCGTGCTCACGTCGCCGCCCTACATCAACGTCATCAACTACCATCAGCAGTACCGCGGTCTCATGGAGCGGCTCGCGTGGCGCGTGCTGTCGGCGGCCCAGTCCGAAATCGGCGCCAACCGCAAGCACCGTTCCAACCGGCTGCTCACAATAGTGCAGTATTGCCTGGACATGGGGGCCGTACTGGACGAAATGGCGCGCGTGTGCAAGCCCACCGCCCGCGCCATCTTGGTCGTGGGGCGCACGTCCAAGGTGGCCGGTGCCGCCATCCCCAACAGCCGCATCGTCGAGCGCTTGGCCACCGAGGCCGGTCGGTGGCGTCGGGCCGGCCCCGCCGAGGAGCGCTCCTTTGTCAACCGGTTCGGACAACAAATTGTGGAGGACGTGCTCCACTTGTCACCTGCGCCACCATCGACCACCATACCCGCCGCCGCCACCGTCGCTGCGGTCACGCCATTGTCGATCGCGCTCGACGTGCTCGGCGCGGTCGACCCCCACACTGTCGGGCACACGCTCTTGGCCAAGGCCATCGCAGCGGCGCCGTCAGTCCGTCCGTCGCCTATGTTTGATCGTGCTGCGGTCGCCGAGCACCAACCCGCCCCACCGCAACGCCCATAACTTGGGTTTCGTCTCTTTTTTTTCCTTTTTTTCTTTTCGTCGCTCGCTCGTCGGGCTGTTCGCCACATAGAGCCGCGTGTCCGTGTCGCACGCTTTTTTCTTTCTTGTGCTCTGCGTCTTGGCGTGTACTTTTCTCCGTGTCTAGTTTGTTAGGGCGCTGCCCTCTTTTTTTTATGGGCCTGACGTGGCCATGCGCACACTCCACCCTGTTCAATGTTTTTGGCGCTCTCTGAAAAGGGCCGACAATAAAAAAAAGACACAAAAAATGTCTCCCTGCGCAGGTTCTTGCGAGTTTGCTCTCTGTTCTTTTGGCTGGCACAGAGGCGCGCGCCTGCGAGGGAATGCGGCTGTGGCGTCCGCGCCGCCTCCCGTGCCGCCGCATGGTGGGGGCCCATTGCCGCGAGGATAGCATGCACCAATCTCGAAAAGGTCAGTAAAATCAAAAAAAAAATAAAAGGTCAGTGGCCGACGGGTTCTTTTTTTTTGCGCAGACAACACAAAGGGCGAGCGAGTGCGGACAGGGCCTGGTCCTTTATGTTCGCCTGGCCCAAGAAACATTGCGCACGATGGACTCGGACATTCCAACTCACCGACAAAAGCGTCATTGCCACACGACAATCGGCTGGGACGACCTCGCCGATGAAATCATCGCGCACGTGGCCTCCTTTTTGGATATCGACGCGGTGGCCTCGCTGGGTCGCGTGGACCACCGCACGCGACTCGTATGCATGGACGACCGCCTATGGCGACGGTTTTACGAGAGTCGTGCCGCCTGCGCCGTGCGCCTAAAACAGGCCGCCGCGCACAACGGGGCGGTCGCGCATGCGCGCGCGTGGCTCGCCGATCCGACCGACACGTCGGAACCGTTGACCGCGTGGAATCGTGCATTGTCCGACGGCCTCGGCATCGGTGTTGCGACCCCAGGCATAGAGGACCACCGCTGGGCATGTGCAGTCCATCTGGCGCCTCGGGGGCGCCCTGGTTTGTTTGCCCGCTGGCCCGCTGTGCCGCCGCGTGCCGTCGGCCAGATCCGCAACGTCGCCCTCGCGCCGTTTGCAGTCTCGGCTTCTGAACTGCGCCCGGCGCCGACATACGGACGGTCCAAGGTGCAGACGACCTATCGCGGCGACGTGACCGCAGGCGGTCTCGTGCGGCCTCACGGACGCGGCGAGGCCGTCACCACCAACGAATCGGGTGCTGTCGTGTGCAGAGTCATCGGTCAGTGGGAGTGCGGCGTGCCCGCTGGCCGGGTCCGCGTGTGGACCGCCCAGTACGGCGGCACGGAACACTATGAAGGCGATTGTCTCAGGGGACGCGCCCACGGCGATGGCCTGCTCATCACAGTGCACGGCGCGTACGAGGGGAGATGGACAAACGGCCATCTCTGTTGGCCTTTTGTCAAGCGCACCTTTGGGCGGCACATTGTTGGCCGGGAGCCGAGACCGCACCTCCACGTCGGCATCCCCGGAGTCGTCTACCGCGGCGACGGCTCGGTGGCGTTCAAGGGTCTCTGCGATGGCTCTGGCCGTGCCGAGAGTGGGCTCTTGTTTGGCCCGTCAGGTGTCGCCGTCTATGACGGGCGCGTGTCCGACTGCGACAAGCCATCGGGCAGTGGCACGGTCTACCTGGACGACGGCACGGCGATCTTGGGATGCTTTGGACACTTGCATTCTCTGCAAGACCTGCGCATCACATATCCCAACGGTGACACGATCCACTGCCGTCGGCCGTATTCCATCGACCCCAGGGGATGGATACCCGAAGTGATCACGCGCTTTACCTTTTCGTCGCCGACTGCCGTAGGGGCCGATCCGGCACTGGCAGGACGAACCATTGATGGTCCGTGGCACATTCTCGCCATGGGCCCACGGGACAAGGAACCGCCGCCCGGATACGTCTTTCCCCGCGAGCCCCGCGAGTGGCAAGGCCGACCGCCCATCATGACAGTCACGCAGACTTGTGATCCCGCAGAGGCATCAGAGAGTGATGGTGGCCCGCTCCACAAGACCCTTGTTGCCGCGCGCGCCCTCGACGCCTTTGTCTTTTGGCCGCGCTTGGCCGGCCTCGACGAGCGCCAAAGGCTCGATCGCGAGCGCTTTTTCGATCACATGATCGCCCAACACGGGCCCCAGTGGTCTGTCTGCCGGCACATTGCCGCCGCCACCCCGTGGTAGATTCGCGCTGTTTTTGTTTTCTCTCTCTCTCTCTCTCTTTTCGGCAAGATTTTTTACGCTAGGACATTGTTTTCTTTCGTGGGCTCCCTGCTTTTAGCCCAGCCTTTTTTTTTGCCCGTCGACCACAAAGGCCGCAGCCGCCAGGACCACAACTTTCTCCTTTATGTTCCTGTCGCCGTGCCTTGTTCTGCGTGTCCCTTTTTTTTGTCACCCTGCAGTGACGCCGACGGGGACGGCTTCTTTTGTCTACGACCCGTTTCTCTTTGTCTGCGACTGTTTTCTTTTTTTGTGTGTTTGAGCGGTTTTCTTTTTTTTTAATAATTATTTATTGTCGGGCAAAAAGCACAGAGAGGCAAAGCCTCAAACAAAGGGTGCGCGACGCGAGGCGTCCAAGTAGATACCGGCCAGCACAGCCGAGGCGCCGGCCGACACCCACTCGGCGGCGGCAAAGCGCCCGCTGGCGATAAATTGCAGCCGCAGCAGCATCGACAGCACCATCGACAGGCCCAAGGGCATCAGCAGCACGTGGCCGTGCGCCGCGGCCCACGGCGTCGTATAATCGCGACCGAGGCGCGCGGCCGCAAGAAAGCGTGCCGCCAACACAGCAGCCAAAAGGTTCAAGACGCCAAAGGCACGGGCCAGGTCAAATGCAATCTCGCAGCCGGCGCAGGCTCGCGCCTGGTCCTCGGCGGCATAGACCAAGAGGGCCTCGGGGCGCGCCAGGGCGACGACACCGACGCCGAGGGCCAACGCCAGGTGCAAAAACAGGGCCGCCGTAAGTCGACCGGCCGTTTGTCCCTCTTGTCGTCTGTCTGCTTTCATCTCCTCGCTTTCGGTTGTTGTCGTTGTTGTTGTCGTCGCGTCGGTCGGCGATGAAAATGTCTTTTTTTTCTTCTTTGGATCAATACATTTTCTGGCACCTTTGGGTACCGTGCCGACGCCACGAAAAAGGACGCGCTCACAAAAGACACCGAGATGACGACGAGCGGGCCGAGGACATTTTATGCTCGTACGCCATCCAATGGCGTGCGGCCGTTGCCCCGGTCCTCTTCTTTCGTTTTTCTTTAATACAGAAACCGACGGCCTGTCGGCGCCGCATTGCAAACCTTTGCGGGGGCGCCCAGAAGAAAAAAAGATCGAGACAATGACGCCCGCCACTCATTTTGCTTCATCATACGACTTGAAAAAGAAGCACGTCTTGATTGGGCGCGATGTTGCGCCCTGGCCCATAGGCGACGGCAGCGACCGCCAGAAGATGGCCACGAAAAAAAAAGAGGAGAGTGCGCCGGCGTGTCGGCCGATTGCGCGCACACAGCACCAAGAGCGTGCGCACCCAAGGGAAAACGCTGACCGCACTCTGCTTTTTTCCAAACAAGACAAAAAAAGAAAGACGAGACGAGACATACGGCGAGGACGCGCCGGCGCGACTGAAAGCCGACCCCCTTCAGACAATCAAGGAACAAAAAGGGACAAGCGCCAAATAAGGGGGCAGAGGCAAAAGGCAAAAAAAAACAACAACGAGGGAAAAGGATGGGCGTGGTGGCGATGGCGACTGCGGGGGCGCTGGTGCCGACGCTCACCCGCGACGCGCTGGTGCGCGCGGCGGCCGCTGCCGAGAGGCCCTTTTGTTGGCTCTTTTTCGCCACCAACGTGCTGGCGTGCGCGACGGCAGCCTGGCGCACAACCCTCGTGGAGACCCTCGTGTGTGCCACAGTGGCGCTGGCCATCGCCGAGGCGTCAACGTCGCTCTTTCACTACTGGGGCGACCGCCGGGTGTTTGTCGCGTGGCCGCTCTTTTGTCACTATGACCGGGCCTATGCGCGCCACCACCGCGACCCCGACGACATTGTGGCCAGCGGCGCCATGGGCTACGCCCAGTGGGTGGGCGATGTCGCCCTCTTGCCCCTGTGCGCGCCCGTGTGGCTCACGCTGGCCTTGTGGGATGCACCGCTGTCGCCTGGACTCGGCATACTTCTCTGGGTGTGCACCTTTATCGCCGTCGCCGCCGACACCCACCGCCTGGCTCACTGCGCGCCTGCCGACGTGCCCATGGCCATCGCCGCCCTCCAGTCGTGCGGTCTCTTGCTGAGCGCCGACAGCCACGCGCGCCACCACGATCTCGTGCAACGCACCGGGCGCCTGGCCTACTTTTCCGTCCTCACCGGATGGTCCAACCGTCTCCAGGATCTGGCGGGCGTTGGTCCCGACGCTCGATCCCGCTAGGCCTTTTGTTTGTTTTTTCTTCTTTTTTTCCATCCTCTGGCCGCGCCACTCTCGCGCGCGCCCCGTGAACAGAAGCGCGCCCCTCAAAATCGCTCGCCAGTTGTTTTGTCTTTTTTTTTGATTGTCAATATATATTTTGTATAAAAAAAAGAAAGCAGTCGCGGTCGATCGGGCGGGAGCATCTGCGTCAACAAAGGGCAGCAAAAAAAAAGAGTGCCGTCACGTCGCGAGTGTTGGTCCTTTGCACGGCCCTTTTTTTTGTTTCAACCAATCACTCTACATCACATTTTGGCACGAAAAATGGTTCGCTCTGGTGGCGCTCTTTGTGTGTGGGCGGCGCCGCACGCGCGCATGTGCTCGTTGTCGATGGGGGCGCCTTTGTGTGCTGGCGCGATGCAGATGTCGTGGGCGTGTGACGTCGAGGCGATCGCCGGCGTGTTCCGTTTGCATCTGGAGCGGGGGCTCTGCTTGCGTCTCGCACAGCGACCCGCGTGCGCAACGACCAATCAACAATGAAATAAATTCCATCGAGACAAATAAAAGGCTTGCAAAAAAAGAGGCAACCTCGGTCGGCGCGCCGGCGACGACACACAAAGATGGAGACAGCACACCGCGCGCGAGCGCGCGCCACTTGTCGACGGGAACTGGAGCCGTCCAACGATCGACTCCCCAACGAAATACTGGGCCTAGTGTTTGGACGGCTAGAGTGCGTAGACCGACGGGTGCGCGCTGCCGCCGTGTGTCGCACGTGGCGTCTCGTGGCGCTCGACGACGCTGCCGTGGGACGGCACAGTTGCATTCGCAAGGAACCCTCGTGTTCCAAAACCGCGGCATTCCACGCCGCCAAATCGGCGGCCAAGGCAGGCCATGTCGACTGCGCGCGTCGTATCTTTGGACCACACCCGGCGATCGACGACCCGTTTGACGAGATACCGAGGGCCGCGGCGCGATCGGACGACGTCGACCATTTTGCCTGGATCGTGGGGCAGTGTCGCACGGACATGCGATGCGTCATCACCGATGCCGCGTCCTATGGCGCGTCGCGTGTACTCGCCCACATACTACTGAATGAGGGGTCGTGGCTCAGATCCCACCATGCCTTTAGGGGCATGAAAAAGGCCATCAAAAATGGCCATGTCGATTGCGTCAGGATGCTCGCGCCCTATTGTCGTGGTCGAGATGACCCGATCGCCGCGGTCGTGGCTCGCGGCACCCCGGCGATGGTCGGCCTTCTCGTCGATGCCGGCCACCGTCTGCATGAGGGCGCGTGCGCCACGGCTGCCTCATGGGGCCGGCTCGACATGCTCTGCTACCTGCGCTCGATCGGGTGCCCGTGGAACGCGGTCACGTGCGCCTGGGCCATCAAGAGCCGACGGCTCGACATCCTGGCCTATGCGCGCAACAATGGCTGCCCATGGGACGCGCAGTCGTGTGCTGCTGCGGTGACCACAGGCCAGCATCAACTGCTTGACCAACTAAGGAGCGTGGATTGCCCATGGGACGCGACTGTCTGCGCCGCTGCGGCCGAGCGCGGCGACTTGGACGCCCTGGTGCGCCTGCACCAAGCCGGCTGCCCGATGGATTCGGCCGTGCGAGCACGCCGCCGCCAATGGCCACCTTGACATGCTCACCTATGCGCGCGAGCATGGATGCCTATGGGACGCCAGAATCATCAACAAGGCCGGGTTTGCGTTGTGTCGCATTCCGTGCCGATACGCACTTCGGGAGAGGGTCCGGTCGTACGAGCCCGATCGGCGCGACGCCGGCAGGGTCGCCTGCATCGCCTATGCCAATGCCCACGGTTGCCCGTCCAACGGTCACGTGATCGAGTGGGCCGTCGAGGCCAACGACTTTGACACGCTCGTGCGCGCCCACGGGGCCGGTTGCGACTGGAGCGCGCGCACGACCGCATTGGCGGCAGCCGCCGGGCGCAACGCCATGGTTGTCTATGCGCACGAAAACGGATGCCCATGGGACGCGCGCACGGTGTCTGCGGCGGCGGCACGTGGCGCCCTCAACCTCTTGCGCTACGCGCTCGCGCGCGGCTGCCCCTATGACGAGGCCGAGGCCCTAGAGGCCGCGCAGCAGGGCGGACAATGGCCCTGTGCCGCCCTTTTGATGTGGGCGGCCCTTCCCGGTCCCGTTTTTGACGACGATGACAACAACGACAACAGCAGGGACATGTAACCACCGCCCGGCGTCAATATCTCTGCTGTGCGACGACAATGACAAAAAAGGGAAAAAAAGGAAAAAAGGCGACACGAATCTAAAGGCGCACATGCGCTCTTTTGTTTTTTTTTTAATTCGGCACGGGAGGAAATCTGTCTCGGTGCGATCGCAAGGGTGCTCTCTTTTTGCGCCTGTGCACTCTCTTTGGCGCGGTGGCCACGATGCCATTGGTCGCCCATAAAAAGGGGACAGTGTCATGATGGGACACTTTTTTTCTTTGGTATCGCGACCGGGGCCGAGTTGGGTCCCGTGCGCAGTGCGCGGCGCCCTTGTGAGCGACTCGGTCGCCGCTTTTTTTGGGCGTTGGTCGCCAACAGTGGCGCCACCAGACAATGCCAATTCTTTTCTTTTATTCCTGTCTCGGACAATCTTGGCGAGCCTCTGTCGGGGGCCGCACCATTTTGGTCGCCACCATCGCGCGCCTTTTTTTGGGGGGTCTTTACGCGGCGCATGATGCTGGTTGGTGGCCTGTTCTTTCAGTTTTCACCCACGTCCAACTGTCAAACGTGTGTTTTCTAAATTTTGAGGGGGGGGGGTCAGGGAATTGGAAGCGGGCCGCTGGCGCAGCACCAGCGATGCGCGCTGGCCGACGACCGCTAAAATTTGTTCTTTGTGCGTTGGCAAAAAAAAAGGATGGGTCCCGATGGCGCGGTGGTGATTTCAACTTGGACACCAACACAAGGAACGAGTCGGCGATCGGCCGAGGGCAGCGACGTCGGGACGTCTATCGTATAAAAAGAAATGGCGCTGGCCGCGCCTCTGCAGAGACCATTGTTTGATCCTCTTGACTCACGCCATGCACCGGCCGCCGCAGCGCACCCCTTTCACCACCACGTCCATCCGCAGCGGCATGCACCCGCCGGCCGAGTATGCACGCATGGCGCACGAGGCCTTGACCGTCTTGGGTCACCCTGATGGCGACGTGCAACTCGAACCTACCTTGGACAAGAACGACACGGTGCACACCACCAATGCGCCTGTCTGTCATGCGCGATCGACTCAATTCTTGGGTGTTTCTGCAATGTCGCGGTTTGTGTGCGTGTTGTTGGATGGCTGACGTCGTCCCCTTTTTGTTGTGCGCGCGTCTACACACACACATATGTTTGACGCAGGCCCCGTGCGCTGTCAGGATATCAGTCTACCCTGTGGGCGTCAGAATCCGCCACGCCATCGGGGCGCCCTCGAATCCCGACGCCGCATGGCCCACCATCATGGCGTCGGCGGCGCTCTCGTCTGATTACGCGCTGCTCAAGGGCACCACTGTGGCCTCTGCCGTTGCCCTACTTGCGGCGACGTCCGTCTCGCGCGTGCCCGGTGTACGTTTGCGGCTGGCGTGCATGTCGCCGGGGTCGCGCTCTGCCCTCAGCCTCGCCTTTCAAGGCGCAGTTTTTGGCGGTACCGCCCAGTTGCTCTTGCGGCACAGTGTCGCCCACGCCGACGATCTCGTGGTCGACGCGCTCGCGAGGTCCAACCTCGACGGCCCCCTGGGTGTCTACCTGGCTCACACGATGGGCAACAATGTGACGTACGAAGCGCCCTTGCAGGTCGTTCCGGGCCACACCGGCGTCGTGCGCTTTGAGCGCATGCGCAAGCGCCTCAAACAAAAGTGGGGCCTCAGCGCCTATGATCTCGTCGACGAGGCCGCGGACAGACTCGTCAACCAGCCGTAGCCCCAACCGCTGCACCCCTCTCCTCGTCAGTCGACCGTCTTTTTTGTCTGTGGCCTTTTCGTTTTTTTTGAACACGCATTTCTATTTCGAAAAAAAAATCGATTCGGTCATGCGTTTTTAATCGCGACTCTTTTTTTTGCGCTAGAGGAAACAAATTCACCGGGTCGGTACGCAATGTGCGTGCATCTCTTGCGACATTGCGTGTGCAGTTTTGTGGGTCGATCGATCCACAGCAAACCAAAAACGACGGCGGCGCCAGGCAAGTCTGTCGACAAACAAAAAGCGAGCGGGGCAGCCGATAGAGTCGATGGGCGACGCTCGTGGCGGTTGCGGTGGTCCGACATTCAGATCGTGATCAAGAAAAAAAAGGATTGCACCTATTGGAGGATGCCGAGTCCTATAGTTTGAGTGGGCAGCGCACGCTCGCAGCCGTGCTTTGGCGTCGGCGTGCGCGCGGCACGGCACGGTACACTCTAAAAAAAAGAATAAAAAGGAAATCCTCGCTTGGGCAGTGAAAAAAAAGGACAAAAGGGGGAGGCGATGACCTCTTTTTTTTTGTGCATGCACACACGCGGCGCCAACCGCAGGGGCCGCCCACGCAAAATTGTCTGCCCGCAAGAGAGTCGAGACTAGTCTTGCGTGGGCGCTCTCTTTTTTTTTGATGGGCCACCGACGCCCAACCCTTTTTTCCTGTTGGTTAGGTGGTCCTCTGCCCAAAAATATGATGAAAAACCTTTTTTTGTTTAATTTATCCAGATTATTGTGTATTTGGGGGTTGTCGTTGGGGCCGAAAGGCCATGAAAAAAAAGAGGTCATGATCATCAAAATCAGGGCCAGTGTCTAGAGGGCGACGTCCGACGCGGCCTCGGGATCAAAGGTGACCTTGTGGGCCACCGTGGCAGCGAGGCGCTCCTGTCGATAGGCCTGCAGGCCGACGACGCCAGCGATTGTCGCAGCGATCAATACCGCGGCCAGGCCGATACTGGCGGTGGCGGCAATCACCATTGCTGTCTCGCCCATCGACGAGTCGGTTGCCTTGCCTGCCCTGGGCGTGCCAGGACCGCCGCCACCGCCGCCGCCGTTATCGCCGTCTCCGTCTCCGTCAGACGAACCAAAGAGGACGCCCATGTCGGGATCGTAAACGAGCGCGTTTTCAAACCGCGGCAGGGATATGATGACGCTGGACGTAGCGACATCGGCGCGCGACGACACTGTTGCGTTCGTGAGGCGGCCGTCGACGAGTGCCGCGGTGGACAGGCGCACAGTGGCGCGGCCGTCCCCCGACGTCGACCCGTTCAGGGTGTAGGTCGTGGTTCCCGCCAGAGTATTGTCGACGCGCGTAAAATCGACAAAGGACGGGTCCAACACGAGGTCCAACTCGATCCGCGAGTCGGCGGCGGTCCATGGCCAGTCGACAATGCGGACCGATGTCTTGGCCAGCGCCGGATCGCTCACAAACGGTATGATGTCGTCAAACAGGCCCTCGACCCGCCGGTCAAACAAGGCGATGGTGATCTCGACCTTGGCCCGGCCAGTGGCGACGCCGGCCTCGACGGTCAGGACAAACTCTTGCGTGGCGCCCTGCGTGGCCGGCGTCTCGGCCAAGGTCCATCTGCCGATGCCTGTATTTTTTTGGTTTTTTTTTGCGAGGTCAGCGTCTGTGCGTCCCGCTGGCGGGCGCCACCAAGACAGACAACAAAAAGGGGGCGGCACGACGAAAGGGAAAATACCCGAGTCAAGGCGCAGGGCGCGCGCGACGCTGCCGTCGGGCTTGGTTTCGGCGAGGCCACCAAACCGCACCGCCATGGTGCTACCGTTGGCCGCCGTGCCGTTGGCGTCTGTGCGCGCGCGCGCAAAAACAACAAACCGCCACCAAAAAGGGTCAGAGGCAGAGCCCGCAAAGAGAAAACAAAAAAAGGCGCATTTCGTCGGGCAAACCTTTGGGGACGATGGCGACGGTCGAACTCGACGTGTCGATGTCCACGGCATAGGGCAACGCGTCGAGATCGTCAGAGCGCACCCACGGCAAGATCTCAAAGGCGACAACAGTCTGCGCGCCCAACAGGACCCCATCGGCTGGGACAAGGCTGACCGAGCCTTGCAGGCCAATCACACCCGTGCGGTTGGTCAGGTGGACGGCCACCGGGTCAGACAAAAGGTCGTCGGATCCTGCGCGACGACAAATGTTTTCCCACGCATGAGCGCGATCCCCTGGTGGCTTATCGGCGGGCCAAGGAGGGAGCGAGAAGACGACTGCAGGCGAGGCGTGTGTGCAATGGCGCTCACCTGAAAAGACAAACTGCGTAGCGTTGGCCTGGACAGACGTTGGACCCGACAAAGTAAATGGCACCGAGCCGACAAAGGCGCCCGAGGCGCGCGCCCGCATTATGATCGGCCGCTGCCAGCCGATGAGGCCAGTGTCGGTCCACTCAATGTCGACCACGGGCAAGAGCACCAAGTCGCTGCACACACCTGTCGATATGCAACACGATAACAAAAAAAAACAACAAGATAAACAACCATCTCTCTCTCTCTCTCGTCACAGACGAAAAAAAAAAGAGCACACAACGAGAGCGCACCTTGGAGGGGTGTGCCCAGTGGAAGGCCGCGGATGACGGCGGGCGACGGCGCCGTTGGTGCCGCGTCGCAGCGCACGGCCCTATTGTAAAGTGCCGCCGCGCGGTCCAGCGTGAAATTGCACCCGCGACTGTCCAGCCACAATGGGTAGGCGCTTGCGGCGCCGCAGAGGCTCGACGACGCCGTCAGATCGACGACGCCCGTGGAGCGCCAGGTGCCACAGCGCGACGTGCCGCGGATAGCGGCCGAGGGCACCGTTGGCGCGAGGGCGCTGTCGACACAGGCCGCCACGTTGACCGACAGGGGCCCCGACTGGTGCCACACGTTGTCAGACGACCACACGGCCGAACCCAGCACGACGGCGTGCACGGTGCCGTTGGCGCGCGCAGTTCCCACCACCGAGACGGAGCCCGACTGTATCCACGCTGTCGATCGTTGACCGATGCGCACACCACGGACGAGGCCGCCATCTTGTGCCAGCGAGGTCACCTTTAGCGCGCCTGCTTGTTCCCACCGGTGGCGATTGTTGTTGGCGTCGAGGGCCACAGCACCGCCCACGGCGCCGATGCCCGTCGCCGTCACTTGTATCCGCACAAGGCCGTCCTGGAGCCAGACGGCGCCCTCGCCCAGCGTGCCCACGCCCAGGGCGATGCCGTCCACTGGGCCCGTCGACAGCCCGGCGACGACGGTCACAGTGACGTTGCCGGTCTGGTTCCACTGCGCCATACCAGTGCTGCCGGCGCGCACGCCGACACCGACACTCACGCGTATGGTCAGCGCGCCGTGTTGGTGCCAGGTCGTACGCCCGGCGGCGAGCGAGACGCCCGTGTGCGAGTCGCCGGCCACGCCGTTATCCAATGCGCTAATGTCGGCCGCGGCCTGTTGGTCCCACACGGCAGAGGCGCCGCTCAAAGAGACGCCCACCGTGCGCGCAGAGACAACCAAGGTACCGCGCTGCACCCACGTGCCGCCGTCGACGAGCACGGCATTGGGCACGCCAAAAGGCTGTCCGACGGGGTCGTAGCCGGCCGCGGTGGTTGCGTGGCTGATCGTCACAGGGCCATCCTGGTACCACGTGGCATTGGGCGATACGACGATGCCTGCCAGCCGACCCACCACGACGCACAACGCACCGCGCACGACACCGCGCGCAGCGAAAAAAAATGAAGTCCAGAGATGACGTGAATGAGCGACAGATCGCTCAAAAAAAAGAAGAGAGAGAGAGAGGCACAACAGATCACTCAGGCCGGCCAAATCAAAAGCAAGAAAAAAAAGGAAGGGGGGCGTGAGGGATCGCGCCGTGCACCTGCGTCAGACAGAGTAAATGTGCCCTGCGTGGTCACATTGGGCGAAGCGATCGTGAGCCACGCGCCGATGCCGTTGATGGTGACCGGGCCCGTCGCACTGCGCATTTTTTTTTCGAGAAGAAAATCGACCATTGACCGCCAGTCGTCAGCGCGATGGCGCAGACGCCGCGCCAAGGGAAAGAAAAAACAAAAAAGAAGAAAGACATGCACATGGACCACCGCAAAAAGCGGTACGCCGGTGCGTGCATCGGGGAGGTGAAAACAAAAAAAAGAAGAGTCGCGTACCGCAGTGTGAGGCGGGCGCCGATGATGGCAGCGGGCGTCGACGCGTAGATGCCGCCGTGTACATCGATCACGTCGCCATCGACAGCCGAAAGTGACGCCGATGCAACGTCTGCATAGGCACAACCGGAAGGGCACACGGCCAGGACCACTGCAGCGTACAAACACGCACGCACACACACACACACACACACACACACACCACACACACACACACACACACACACACACACACACACACACACACACACACACACACACACACACACACACACACACACACACACACACACACACACACAATCACGCCCACAGGATCCCTTTGGTGAGCAGAGACCACACACACACATGGACAGATCTTGGGCCGCGTGCGCATGCACCTACACATCGCCGACTTGTTCTCGGCAACGATCATGCGCATGGTTTGCGGAACGATAGATGGGGTCGATTAGAGGACGGGGGCTTACCTGCGTCAGAGGCGGTGCCAAGGCACAATAGTGCCCACGCAAAAACGATGGCAGCAGCAACGGTCCTCGTAGTGTAGGACATGATCGTCCGCGCACAGGACCGCTCGATGGTCGGTGCGGTTGGACAGCAGAGCACGAGACGATGAGGCAAGGTTTGAGAGCCTTTTGTGTGCCTTTTTTTTGGTCGAGACGGAATCTTTGGTGTGGCAGGCGCGTAGTGCAGCGGCGGCCACGCGGTTTTTTTGTTGCGTTGACAAAAAGGCGCGCCGTGTCCGAATCGATCGCAAAAAAAAGCGACGACGCCAAAAGGTTGTCGGGGTGTAGTGCGCGTCAAAAAAAAAAGGAGGCACAGAGGGAGAGCGGAGGCTTGGTGTTGCGGTAGGTAGAATGTCGTTGGTACCAAGATCGGCACCGACCTTGACGATACAAAAAAAAGGCACCACGCCAAGGCGCCCAATGGCGTGGGCACCGCCCGCCACGACCAATCGCCACATTGATCGTCGCTTTTTCTATCTTTTTTTTTCAACTTTTTTCCATGCTCATTTCTTGACACATTTTTTGTTTCGGGCGGCGACCGTCGCCTTTTGGCAGCGTCGCAATCGGCGGCTGAGCGGGCGGCCGAAAGTACCCGGCTGTTTCTCACGAAAGCAGCGTGCAGGCGACGTCGGAATTCATAGGCTCGATGCGATCGCCTCGTCCTTGGGCAGCATCGGTTGTCGTGCGGAAGGAGGGCCTGCCGCCGCATCCGAGCGCCACAAAGGAAACACAAGGAGGCCGCGGTCTCTGGCGGTCCATTTTTGCAGGCGCCCAACAATAATATTGTTTGCAATCTTTTTTTTGGTCAATGGGGCGACGACAGGATTGGAGCAAGGCCGAAAGGGCTCTGTGCCGACGTCGTCGTCGCCACAAGAAAAACAATCCTGGCCGACTGTCGCCTACCCACTGGCAACAGTCCAGGATTGGTCGACGGCAGCCGGCGCGCCCGTTGCCGCAGCGAGGAAAATCAGACGAGACCGATATTGGGAGGGGGTTGCCCGTGCGCGTGTCTGTTTGACCTTTTTTTATTCGCAACAATAATGGCGACTCTACACCGAGGAGAGGCATGCACGCTGGATGATGCGAGAGGACCTGCGGCGGCCTTGCTCTCGCCGCCTCCCCCTTTGGCCTGGCGCTTTGTCAACGAGCCGTCGCCCGACGCGCACTGCGCAGAGGACCCCGCCGACACGCGCAAACAGAAAAAACCGACGGCGCCCATGAGGTCGCGTCGGCGCGCAAAAGTCGCCCGCAAGACCCCGACCGCGCACCACCCTGCATGGGTTGCCTATGACCCCGAGGACGACGGCCTGCCGTGTCTCGAACTCTTGCTGTCGGATGCGTTCAAGCCGCTGCCCGTATCGTATCGCCAGGTCGATCCGTGCCCCGCGCCGTCTGACGGCGATGCCGTCCGTGAACCGCACGAGCCGCAACGTCGTCCGGTTGCTCATGACCGTGCGACCACCTCGCGTACACGCAAGAGGCGCGAGCGTGCGGCTGCGGGTCGCAAACACGTGCGCGTTGAGCCGAGACCCCGCGCCGACGTCGCGGCGGGCGACCTACCCGCCGCCAAAAGCGACCTATCCGTCGCCGAGGGCGGCATTGCAGCACCGCCGGCCGCAGAGCGCCTTCCCGTTTGGACGCTGCCGCGGCGCGCCACAACTCATAGGCCGCTGTTGCGTCCCACGCCCCCGCCGATATTCCCCGTCTACACGCACGAGGCGGCTGCGTCGGCGCTGGCGACGGTCTGCCGCGTCGTCGGCGTAGACATCGCCGATGGAGCACCGCTCAAAGACGTGCTCCGTGCGCTGTGCTCGATGCCGACGGCGCTGGCCACGGGCCGACGACCGTGTGACCCCGTGACGACCGAGCCCGTCGGCTGGGTGGCCCTCATGGGCAATCACGACTGGGCGCCTGGCGCCGCCGCCATGCCCGTGCTGTGGGCCGGGAGCACGCTCGCACTGGCCGCCGTCGGCCTCGCCGTCGTGGCTCCTACGCCCGACCACCCGCTCACGGAAACAGAACGCGTCATGCGCGTGCTCGCCGCCGAGGCGCACATGCCGTGGTTTGCCGCGCGGGTGCGTGGCGTCGTCGACGACACCTTGGGCGACGGCCTCTTTGTCCAAAAGAGCCTGTTTGACGCTGTGCCCATGGACGTTTTTCTCGTGGCGAGCATCGACGCCGCGCGTGCCACGCGGCCCTACGACATTTACGTCGTGCCACGGGTCGACCTCTTGCCGCCGTGACGTTGTCTTTTGTCTTTCTTTTGTCTCTCGGCCGTTCCTGCATTGCCCATTCTTGTATTTTGTCTCTCTGCCGCTCGATCACCCCTTTTTTTTGTGCGCACGCTAAAGCCTCGTCCGCGCCCGTGTGCCCTTTTTTCCCGTCGGTCTTTTTTTTTCATCGTCGTCGGCTTTGCCGGCCGGGCCCTCGGGTTTTTTTTCTCTTCTCCACTCATCCACAAAGAAATAAACTTGTCTGTTTTTCTTTTTTTTTGAAAAAAAAGACGATTGTCGCTACGGTGGGGGGGGGGGAGGCGTCGAGAGGGAAGCAACAGGCCCTCGCCAAAATAGGCGGCAGACGGCGCCAACGGGATCTCTTTCGCCAGAAAAAGAAACAGAGCAAGAGGGCGACGCCAAGAGCGGCATCGGTGCAGATCGCAATCACGGGCAGGTCTCGAAAAAGAAGCGCGCGGCGGACACCTGCGCGTCGTCGGATCGCACGATCGCATAGGGCACGTCAGACGGCACGCGGCCGTCCAAGAGCGCGCGCGCGCCCAAGGCGTCCATGCGCTCGGCGTGCCGCTGTGCTTCGGACCCCCAGCCGCAGTGGCCCCCGCGCACATAGTCGATAAAGAGGCGTGCGTGGTCGTCGGGCTCGTCGCCGGGCTCGTCGAGCGGCCACATCGCGATGGCGTCAATGTCCAGGGCCTGCGCCCATGAGCGGCACTCGATGCGGCGCGCGGCAAACCGCAGGTCTGGACAGTCGGGCGAGCACCAAAAGAGCGCGGCCTTGGCGTGCGCCGTGTGGAGCATGTGCAGTTGGTCTCCGTTGGCGTAGCGCACCGTGAGGGCGGCCGACGTGTGCCGGCGCGTGCCGCGCGCCGCATCGACGGGCTGGTTGGCGCGCGGCTGGCTGTCGTGCGGTCGCGGCCCACCGACGCAGCGGACGACAATCTCTGTCACGCGCGCGTCGTCGGGACGCAACGTCGTCGAGAGCGTGGTGCCATCGCGCGACGTCGACTCCCACCGCCGACCGGCCATGTCGGTCACGACCCCGAGGCCGTGCGCAAGGCCGCGGCGACACGCACCCTGGTAGAGCGTGCGTCCGGCGCGAGTGATGATGCGCCCGTTGACCGAACCCTGCGCGTCGGCGTCGTCTAGCGCTCCAGGTACGGCTATGGCGTCTGCGACAAAGCGCGTCCTGGGGTCGCCACGCGAGAGGACGATCGTCGGTTCCCGCCTAGCGTCGTCCTCGCCGCCAGACCCCGTCCATAGGGCCTCGACCCAACCTGCCAGTTGGCCCGCGGCGTCGCGTGCAATCTCGACGCCATAGTCGGCACGGACGACGCCGGGCGGCGACATGTAGCGCACGGTCGACCCGCCCAGAGGCACCAACGGCGTGGACGACCCCGCCGACGCCAACGGTTCCAACGGCGGTGCGTCGCACGTCTCTGGCAGATTAGGGTGGTGGGCCCAATGGACGAGGCACAGCCAGCGCCAGTCACGACCGACAACGGTCATGTGCACAAAAGGGAGCAGAGGCGCGTCCGCGTGCAATGTCCCGCCTGCAGACTCGTAGTGGACCAGCACACCGCCGGCCCGGCCTCTATAGAGGGCACACATGTAGACGCGCTCAAAGATACTGCGCCACAGGGGCTGGTCGCTGGCAATCTCGGCGAGACGGCGGCACGTCGCCCCCACGCACACGAGGTCGATGGGATCGAGCCACTGACCGATGGCGACGACAAGTTCGGCCGGGAGCGAGGTCAAGGTGCGTGGCGCGAGCGCAGGACCCGTGCGCCGTCTCTGACGCGGTCGTGCTGCAGTGTCATCGGCAGGGGCGCGCGTGTGGCGACGCTTGCGTGGACAAAGGACGCCTTGCGGCGCGATCCATGGGCCTGTCAGCACCGCGCTCCCGATCACAGGATGCCCCTCGGTAGTATCGCCCTCGGCGGTTGTTGACCGACTCGGTCGCGTGCCCATACGCGTTGCCATCACCGTCGTTGATTGTTGTTGTTGTCGAGGGAAAAAAGGAAAGAAGGAAAAAAAAAGAGGCAACGAAAAAAGGGGACGGGCCAAAAGACGAGGCCGCGACAGCGCGCACCGAGGCAACCCCCGAATCGCATGGGGCACGAAAAATACAACGCGGCGACAACAGGCGCCGCGCGACGACAACGACACGATTCAGGCCGACTCGTCGGCGCACCTCGACGCACGGTCCCGTTTCTCCTGCGCGTCGCTCTCGTGCCCCGGTTTTCGTCTTTTTTTTTATTTTCGCAAAAATGTGTTACGGATGTGCGCTCCTCTGCGGCGGCCCATTGGTCATTTTGAAAGGCAGCAAAGACTGGCGACCGGCCTGTTGCCTCTTTGTCCCGCCCCACTCTCCCAAATGTTGGGCGAGTCGCCTTCAGTGCCTGCCGAGTGCAACAAACAAGTGCCTTTGTTCTCTTGCGTGCGCGCGAGGCGCCCCGCAGTCGGCGCTTGGAGAAAAAAAATATTCTAGAAAAGTAAAACAAGCGCATGCGTCCCTTTTCGGGGAAAAAAAAGACCAGGCGAACCCGCTGCCAGGACGAAAGGACAGAGGGAGGCCAGTCTTTGGGCAATCTCTTTTTTTGTGGGACCTTTTTTTCCTTCGTCTGGTGGTTGTGTGCGCGCGCAGCCGAGCATCTTTTTTTTCCATTTGTTGCAACGGCCCCGCGGCCCAAAACAGAAAAAAGGAACAAGCGGGTTTTTTTGTGGGCATGGGGGGAGGGGAGGCGATAGGATGCAATTAAGAGCGCGACGCCAATGCATCGTCGGCCACGTCGTGGCAAGCGGCCAAAAGGCCCGACGGTCGCGCGGCGCCGCGATTGTCTGCATGCGCAGCGGCGGCGCGGATCTTGGCCCGCGCGACAAAGGCCGCCACGCGATCCCCCGCGGCGCTCACCACCGCCTCATAGTCGGGGCACGCCGGCGGCGCCATCGTCGAAGCCTCCATGAAAAGACACGCCGTGCCGGCGTTGGACACCCATTCGGGCACCATCCACACGTCGTGGGCGTCTAGAAAGGCCTCTAGCGCCGGCGGATCGGCGGTGATATTGTTGGCCCCGCTTGCCACGTAGGCGCGCCGGCCAGCGCCAGCCGTCGCACGGCGTCTGCCAATGGCCGCGCCCAGTGCACGGGTCGTCGTTGGCGTCATCACGTACCGCTGTGCGCACGGCGCAAACACGTCGATGCCGCCGACGCATGCGTCCAACAAGCGGTTCAACCACGCATCATCGGTCTCGTCGGGTCGGCGCGCCACGAGATCGCTCCCGGCGTCGCCATCGCCTCTTTCGTCGGTCGCCGTTTTTGCCGACGGCGGCGCAAAACAGTTGGCCAAGGCGGCGCTCCCCGAGGGCACGTTGTGCTGCCGGTGCAGCAGTAGGGCGCGCACGTCGATGCCGCCGGGACGGGCGACAAAGTGGTCGCGATCGGCAACGGCCACCACGCGCGCGCCCAGGGCCTGCGCGTAGAGGGCAAACGTGGCGCCCACGGTGCCAAACCCTTGCACGGCCACTTCGAGGCCATTTAAGGACCCATCGGGCGTGATCTCGCGCAGGGCGCGCGCCACTCCGTAGCCGACGACGGCTTCGGCCACGCCAAAGCGCGGCCACGCCAGACGGATCGGGTCTTGGGGCGCTCCCGGCGCGACGACCCCCAAGAGACGCGTAGGTTGCGCCTCGGGGTAGCGCGAGGCGAGCGCATAGAGGCAGTGCGGCACGCCGACGTGCTTGCGCGCCAGTGCGTCGAGCGTGTGATGGTCGGTGTTGAGGTCGGCGCCGGTGGCCCACGCCTCGCGGATGACGGCGGCGTTGGCGGCCATGAACCGCCCGATCACTTGGCCGACATCAGATGCCGTCGGGTCGTAGCGCACGCCGCCCTTGGCACCGCGCACGGCACCCGCCGCGCACGTGACGCGCAATTTGCGCGCCATGCTGCGCGCCACGTCGACCACCTCGGCCTCGGTCGTGTTGGCCGACACAAAGAGCCCACCGCCACCGACGTGCGGCAGTCGATCGTCGGCCTCGATGGCGATCCATCCCGACGCGTCAGTCTCTGTATCGCGCCACGCGTAGACCAACATCGGCGGCTGTCCGGCGACCGCTGCCGGACGCGCGCCCGGCGGGAGGCCGTTGCTGTCTGCCGGCGTCGTCTTGGCGTGCGTCGGTGCGGCGTCATTGTCCATGCTTGCCGTCCTTTGTGCTGACGGCGTTGCGGTCTTTGGGGTACTTTTTTTTTCTTTCGTCTCTAGGACGACCGGTAGGTGTAGATAAAAATAGGTCCAGTGCAAGCAGGCGAAAAAGGCATAGGGACCCGCAAAAGGCACGGGCGACGACCGCCCTCCTCTCGTCCCATCCTCGCGCCTGGCGACGGGACCCTCTCGGCGGCCAGCGGGTCGTTGCCTGCGTTCAATGCACAAAACGGACCGCAACGCGCTCCGCGGCGAGCCCCATCTTGCGCACCGCCCGAAAAAAAAGTATGAGGCGTCGCCTTTTTTTTGATTTGGGGTCCTTTCTTTCGACTCTTTGTTGCTGAGCCGGCCCCACAACAATACGTTGGGCACAACAAAAAAAATAGGTACAGACGACACCGAGAGGCCGACGCCGGCACAAAGAGCACAGAGACGCGACGGCGCTGGCCAAACACAAAAGGCAACGGGCTCGATTTTGGACCGATTTTTTGCCGCGCCAGACTCTTCTTTTTTAGGTTTTTGTTTCCAAATTTGTTTATGGTTTGTCACTTGTTTAAAAAAAATACATTTTGTTGCATGCGCGTCTATGTTGAGCGTGCGCGCGCGGCAAAGCCGATGCGAGAGAGGCAGGCAAAAGCAAAAGAAAAAAGAGAGCGTCGGTGTCACGAGTCGATTTGTCGGGGCGAGGCGGTCGGTCCCAATGCGAGGTCGCAAAGCGCGCGGGCACCGCGCACGTCGGGACCGACCACGGGTCCTCTCGTGGACGACCACTTGCGCGACGCGACGAAAACCACGCCCGGCACGACGACGAGACGCGCGAGCATGCGCACAGCGTCGGCGCGCTCGATGGTGCCCAGATGATCCACGGTCTCGGAATCGCGGCGCGGCACGCTCACGCCCCAGTGCGCACCGTCGCCCATGGGCCACACGGCGCACAGCCGCGCTGCGGCGCGTCCTTCTGTGCACCACACGCGCAGGGGCTTGCCGGGCGTTGCCAACGGCATGGCGCGCGCTCTGACAAATGGTAATACCGTGTCGTCATCGCCGTCATCTCCGGCGGCCACGCCTTGGTAAGCGATGCTGGCGCCGGTGTAGCGCACTGGTGGACCCGTGTGTTGCGTCTTTTTGACGTGTCGCTCGATTTGGTTGTCATCATCATCATCGTCATCGTCAATGACAAGCCCGTTGCTGTCGCCCTCGTCTTGGGGGTGATCTCCACCGACTGACGCGGTCGTGCGGCCGTCGGATATAGACGCTGTTTTCGCGGCAGCGTCTAGCGTCGCCATGAGAACAGCGCCACAATAGCCGACGGTGCTGTAGATTGAGGCGCCGCGACGGTTTGGGCACAGCGGCGCGCGACGGCTAATGTTGCCCTTGCGTTGGCGCGACGACCGTACCCGCGCCGTTGTCGCGGCGGCAGCAGCGACGCCTTTGGAAAGGCGCGTGGCGACCGGCGCGCGTCGATGTGCGGCCGCGGCGCCAGCGACGATGTTGTCGGCGCCGAGAGAGGCCACGTCGAGGGCGCGGAGAAAGGCATCGAGCCGCGCTGCCGCAAAGGTGGCCGTGGGCTTGCCGCCGCCGGGCAAGGGGCGCGCCGACAGGTCAAAGCCGGTCTCGCGCACGCGCTGGGCCATGGCCCGCACCTCCTTGTGATGCGCGTTCATGTTCCATCCAAACACGCGGCGTATGACGTCGTAGGCCGAGATCTCGGTGCCGTCTCTAGAGGTGCGCACCGGACGCGGTGGCGCGCCGTCCTCACCGTCCCGTGTGTGCCGAGGCGCGATAAAAATAGTGCTGGCCATGCGGGTCGAGAGCAACACTGTACGTCTCCCTATTTGGTGGCGCTTGGAGGGGTATCGTACGCGCGTCGCGGTGTGCCCGAGTCGGAAAAAAAAGCGGTCTTGTTGTACGTCGGACTGGAACAAGGTTTTGTAATTTGTTCGGCGCACGAAAAATGAATTGAAGCAACCATTCAGATAAAAGACGACAAAAGAGAGAGAGACGAGCCAACCGCGTGTCTTTTCTTGTGCGCCGTCTTGCCCTTTCGTTGTCGCACGTGACGTTTTTTATTCCATCGTCTTTTTTTTCCTCGATTGGCGCAACAACAGAGTTTGTGCTTTGTTGTTGTGATTGGCACGGCACGGTTCCTTTTTTTTTAGTGTATGATGCGCGCATGGCGCGCTGTTGAATGCTGCGCCGACGGTTCGCGGCTTGTAGGCCGGCCCCAGATTTTCGAGGCGGTCGCCCGTGGCCAGCAGTCAACTCGCCCTCTTCTACAAGTCAAAGCCGCGCAAACCCTGCATTCGTGGATTGTCAATAAATCATGCATAAAGTACACTCGGAAAAAAGAATGAGTGCAAACCCAAACACGACTGGCTGCACATTTTTTGCGAAATGGGGGGGGGGACAAAGCAGAAATGCAGCGTCGGCGGCTTTGGTCCCTGTCGCGGGTCACTCTTGGCTGCGCGGTCCGCCCACAGTCGGGCCAGCCAGCCGCCAACCCCCATCGGCGCAGGCGCCGCACAAAAAAAAAAGAAAGAAAAGATTGCTGGCAAACTCTTTTTTTTTCCAAACTGTTTTATTTGCGGCGTTTTCATTGTTCTGTACAAGACGACCGCGGCGCACACCATCCTTTTCCATGTTGGCCGCATGACGGGCGGGCGCCCACGGTCTGTTCATTGCGATATGGCAGGTGCGCCGTGGCGATGGCGCCGTCGGCTCGCACCCTTGGTCGAGTCGCCGACTGCTGGCGGCCAACATTTGTCAGAGGCACCGCGCAGCGTGCCAGCGGCGACCCCAGTGGTGCAACGTCTCGGCGCGGCAGCACTCGAAGCGACGACAACGGTCCAGCCACAGAGGGGTGGGATCGAGGGGACCAGCCTCCAAGGTGGCGGCGGCGACGATGACAAGCAGCGCGCGATCAATCGGTCGTACAGAGCCAAGAGGAGCGCGACGTCGCACACGGCATACTCGACCATCCAGTCGGGCAGCGGACGACGATGCCACGCCCACAGGTCAAACGGGTAGACGGCGCGCATGGCGTCCTTGTGGTGGTTGGCGCCCAGGCCATAGGCGGCGAGGACTGCATTGAGACTCGGCCGCGGGCCGTCGGCATTGCCCTCGGCCTTCATGTGCGCGGCCTGCGTGTCAAAGACGCCCTCTAGCGCGCAGCGATAGGCCACGGCGAGGGCGCGCGCGTCTTCGCGCGCGTCGTGCACCACCTTGGTCACCGACGGGTCGCTGAGGAGGGCGCCCAAGCCGCCGTGCTTCATGAGGGCCCGGCCCGATCGCGTCGTCTCGGTGCGACACATGTCAAACAGGTAGCAGGGTCCGCCGCGCGGCGTCATCTGTATGAGCGCGATCCCGGGCGAGACGCCGTTGAGTCGCACGATCGACGTGCCCTCGCAGTCGAGTGCGATTGCCGTGCCGCGCCGGCGCATGTCGTGCACGGCGTTGCGGCACGCCTCGATCGAGTCGACGACTGTGACGGTCACGCCGCCGCAGGTGCTTTTCGTCGCGTTGTCGCCGAGCGATGCACAGAGAGTGCGCTGACCCGGTGCCGTTGGCGGCGCGTGCTCGCGCAGCCGCTCCGCCGAGGCCGCCGGGTACACCACCGAGAGGCCGGCGATGCGATCGACGGCCCCGACGCACGGCAGCCGACGCAAAAGATCGGCGCGGCTTTCCGGACGCATCGCACGGGCGCTCGGATGTGATGGGCCGCCGAAAACGCACGAGCCCATGTCCGCTGTGCGCACCCATTCAGAGAGTTTCGATCCCGTCGACCAGCGCACAAAGGGATCGATCGCGTGGATGGGTAGGCCTCGCGGCCGGCGTTCGAGCGCGCGCGCAACCGCCTGGTTGAGCGGTTCGGGGTCGCGCCACGGCGGTCCTTGTTGCTGGTCGCCTCCAGGGGCGAGGCCCGGCGGGAAGGCTTGCGTGGTCGCCATTCTTTTTCTTTTTTTTCTGTCTTTCTGTCTTTTCTCCTCTCTTTTCTCTCGTGGATGTGCTCGCTCTGCGGGCGAGCGGCGGCGGCGGCTGATCGGATCGGCAGGCAGGAAAAAATAGAGGCGATCAAAAAAAAAGACGACAGGAAAATCCAGCAAAAAAATACAAAGCGGTCGATGAGGGCGGGCGGTAGGCCGGGGGCGCGCGTTGGAGTGTTTCTTCTTTCTTTTTTTTCGCAGTGGCACCCTCGACGCTCTTTTTTATCCCAATAGGGCGACGGTCCTCGAATCGACGCGCAAGATGGAAAAAAAAAGAGGGCCAGGCCGAGAAGAGGGGCGGCTGTGCTTTGTGTCAGAGAGGTGGCGCCGTTGTCAGGCGGCCTTTTGGTGTGCGTGCGCGGTAGATCTAAATTGAGAGTCTTGGATGGCGGCTGTGTGCTCTGTCTCTCCGCCTTTTGCGTCGCTTCTTGGGCCTATCGCGTGGCTCTGACGGGTACAGCAACCAATCGCTTCGGTGCAATCTTTTTTTTACTGCAGACAATCTCCTTTTTTCGTCGTATCAAAAGATGCGCGAAAAGTCGACAACAACAATGCGAGAGAATGTCGGAATGTGCACCCACATCAAAGAGACCCGTCTCGCCGACGGCCGCGCGCGCCGGGGGACAATGGCCACGGGCCAAAGGGCGATTAGAACGGCCGAACGAGCGGCGGATCGTGCGCGGCGCCGACGCGGCCGCCGCCGCTGCGACTTTTTTTGCGCTCCCCCAAAGGCTCTGCTGGTCGCGCAAAGCGGCGCCCCGTTGTATAAGCGCACAGGGAAAAACACGCACACAACGACCAAGCCCTCGCAATCGTTGTCGCGATCCAATCGCGTCTGTTTCTTTTTTTGTTCTCGCCCGCCCACAACCCCCGCCGCCACCGCTGGCACGTCTCATCCGCCCCCGATCACTCTCTCCTCTCATTGTCGGCGGCACTCGCAACATTCACGCGCGCGCGCAGAGACACTAATCTTTTTCTCGGCGCCTCCTTTGTCGCGCCGCGCTTTTGCGTGTCTTTTCTTTTTCTTTCTTGATTGCGTGTTGGTTCTGCTCTTGCAGCGACAGCGCACCATCATGGAGGACGACGACTATGCCGACAATGAGACCGCACGCCTTTGTGCCGCGTCCCCCGTCGCCACGCGCTACGGCGCCATCCCTCACATGGTCCATGGCGACGACAATGACGAGGATGACACGGGCGACGTGACGCCGTACGGTTACGCCGGCTACGGCAACTATTACGAGGCCCTGCAGGATCACCAAGACGACGACCACGACAGCGGTTGCGCGTCTAGCGACGGCGGCGGGTGCCTCGTCGACGATCCAGGCGCCACCGACGACGCTGTCCCGGACGACATTGGCGACCTCTTGCCGGCCTATTCGTCAGACGACGGCGATGCGTGCTCGGATCGGGTGAACGTGTCTGACGCCTCGTGCTCTGACGACACCTATGACCTGGCGTTTGACGCCTTTTACGCGGCGAGCCTTGTGGCGCCGCTGGGGGACGAACAAGACATGGCGAGCCTCGGCCACCAGGCGTCTGACGCCGTTGCTGCCGCACAGTACCATGTCGGCCACGACGACGACGTCGATGGCACCCATAACGTCGCCCAAGACGACAATGATATCGATGTCAATCTGCACGTTGATGACGTCAATCTGGATGACGATGGTGGCTCGTGCTGCACGTCCGACGAGTCGGTCGAGTGCGCCCCAGACATCATACCTTTGCGTGTAGCATGGCCGCTCGACGCCCACCCGTTTGCCGCCTATGTCGATGACGCGTCGCATTCCGACGACGACGGCGGCGGCGACGATAAGGACGCCATTTGTGAGGATGACACTTGGCGCGAGGACGGCGTGACCAATGCCGACGACGCGCCCTCTACGCACCCAACCGGCACCGAATGTGTTTTTGCCGCCGCAACCTCGATCGCTGGCCAAGGCGCTGACAACGACGACGGCGACAGGGACGACGACAAGGCCGACGCGGTGTCGGATGCAACCGGCAAGGGGGACGATCTCATGTGCGACCAGCCGCCCCACGACCACACGATCGTGGCAGACGAGATCAATAGCGAGACGTTGCTTGCGCGCGATCCCGACGTCGATGGTGAGCCTACGCCTTTGAGCACCGAAAAGTGCCTTTTGGTTCAAGATGTATCGGTCGATGTCACCAACACCACCGCAGGCACCGACAATGGGCAGGACATGGACGCTGTCGCCGTCGACGACCGGGCGTCGGCCCAACCCCAACAAGTCAACGACACGTCGAGCGGCACTGCGGCGGTTGAGCCCGATGCGGCCGACGCCGCAGGGTGCGTGGATGACGACCAAAAGGCAATTTCCTCGTTTGAACCCATCGCCGCTCCCATTCAACCTGTTCAGGCACCCGTCGCGGTCGTCGAGCCCGAACCCGACGTGGCGCCGCCGGCACAGGCGGCTGCGCCGGCTGCGGCCGAGGGCGGGTCGTGGTGGTCGCCGTGGTCGTGGTGGAGCGGCAAGAGTGCGCCGGCCGGGACGGCATCGGCGGCGTCGGACGCACGGCTCAAGGCGCCCGGACTGGTGCTCACCAAGGCCGACCTCGACAGCGTGCGCCTGCGCCCCGTGGCGGCGCGCGGCCCGCGTCCTTTGCCCGTGGCCGAGCCCGCCGGCGTGTTGGGTCAACTCCTCGGGCTCTTTGGCGGCGTCGGCAGTTCCACCGAGCCGACCGACGCAGGCGTCGATCTGTCGAGTCCGCCCTCTGTGCGCGCCCTCGTGGCAGCCATGGAAAATGCCGGTCGCACGCCCGACTAAGCGTCCATTGCCTCACTCCGCCCCCCTTCCCCCCCCCCACATGTCCTCCATTCCACGGCGCCCGATCATGCGCCCACGCAAACTTTTTTTTGATTCGTTGCCGTCGACCCGTCGATGGCCATGCGCAAACAAAAAACGGTTTGAACAAGTGCTGTGCCAACGGTCCATCCTTCCAATTCCCTGCCCATAAACAGTCATAAAACACAATTTAAGGATTGCGATTGGTCGAAAGTTGGGCGAACGGCCCGTTTGCACAGCATTCGTTCAAACACGTGCCACCAACGAAAAAAAAAAGAGAGCCGACGTCACCGATGTCCTCTCCTTCTGTATCCTCGCAGTGCACGCAAAAAAAAGGTGGCGGATCGCCTTTGGGTCGTGTCGGACTTGCGCGCGGTGTCGGCGTCTCGATTTGTTCTTTCATCTCCTGTGTGGTTTGGTGTTTGTTCTTTTTGAGATATTCTTGTCGTGGTCGTCGCGGACAAAAAGACGGCCTACACAGCGTGCCGCCAGCGCGCGCAAAAAAGACACAAAAAAAGGCGACGGGGGTCGCGCGCGCACGAGACAACGACCAAAAAATGGCCGGTTCAGTGGGGCCTGCACTTCAGGGCGAGGTCGCCGTCGACGTAGGAACCGGTCACCGTGCAACTGAATCCGGCGCCGCCCTGTTGCGGCAGCGGTTGCGACCGCACCGCGCCAAGCCCTCTCGTTGGCGGCAAACCCTGGCGCTCGTAGCCGCCATTTTCGCCGCCGCCACCCTCGGGATCGTTGTTGCCGCCTTCTGGATCGCCGCCGTTGCCGGACTCGGGAGGTACCGTGGTACAGCAGCGTCGGTAGCCACCGACCATGGGTGTGCACTCGCTCGGTGGATAGCGTGGACGTGCAGCCCCCACCATAGGGCGGGATCCATTGCCGCCGCCGTTGTTCCCGCTGCCGGTGCCGTTGTCCCCGTTGCCACCGCCATTGTCGCCGGGAAGGACGGCACAATGCGTGCTGCCGTCATAGGGGCTCGTGACGCAGCACCGGCGGGTGCCGTTGGGCAGCGCCGTGCACACGGGCGTCGGCGGGAGCGGGTCGTAGCCGAGCGAGTACCCGGCATGCGGCGCAGCCCACGACGCCGCCACCGGGGCGGCGGCGCCGAGCGTTGAGACGGCGCGCGGCTGGCCGGCGCCGGACGCGACCACGTAGATGTTGCACGGCGCCTGTGGTCGGACGTTGTTGCGGTTCATCCTCTTTTTTTTTCTTTCTTTCTGCCTGTGTGTTTTTTCTTTTTTCTTTGGGGACTCGACACAAAAGAGCGTCGGTGTGGGTGCGCGTCGGTGTGCGGGTGTGTGCGTCCTTGTCTCTTGGAGGCCTCCCTTTGGCGGTGTCGCGTCGACGAGCCCCGCCCATCCATCGCGCTCCACCGCAACCCGCGTGCTCGGCCCGGCGCGCTCTCCTTTTTCTGCCGGGACAGTGCCGTCGCCTGCCAGTTCTTTTTTTTTCTTCCCCACTTTTTTCTCGGCGCATCCTTTCTGTCGAATTTCCAAAGGAGAAAAAAAAAAGAGAGAAGAGTCCACCAAGAGGATTCCACTTGGGGGGCCAAGACAACCGACAAAACAATTTTGGTGTCTCTCTGCGTTGGCGGCTTTGCGGCGCCGCAGCGGCGCACGCGCACAAAAAATAGACGAACCGATCGAGTTGGAGGAAATGTGTGATTGGCTTGAAAAATTGAAAAAAAGCCTGGGGCTGTCGGCAAATTTCGTTGCTGCGATTGCCGGCGCTTGCCCCGACGAGCGCGCCACGTGCGCATTGGACGCTCGCCCACTATTGGCGCCACAGGCCAACCCCAGCGCCAACCCCAGAGGACATCCTTTTTTTGCCGGGTCCTTTTGGTGCGCCCGTGCCGCTTTGTCTGTGGTTTTTGTTTCGAAAGAGATCCAGAGGGAGCCAGAGCGACAGAGAGGGAGCAACAGCGACCGAGAAAAAGAGAGAGAGAGAGAGATCTTTGTGCTTTGGTCTTGTCGTCAATCCATCCCCGTCGGCGTGCTGTGTGTTGGACGTGACAACTACGACGCCATCGCGGGAAAAAAGGCCATCTTCTTGCGTGACGACAAATCCCACACAATCACGCGCACAGCCGCACACACGGGCGAGTTTTGGCTTCTCACATGGAGAAAGGACCCCTGTCGGCCTTTGGTCGGCTCACCCTCGACGGCGCGGCGACGTCGCGACGCCGAGCCCGCCCGGTCGATTGCGACGCGCCTTTTGCCGACCCCGATGCGATATATCCGCCGGCCGCACGCCGACGGCGCCTGGACGTTGGCAGCACCCGCTGGAAGCGCAAACGGATAGACGACCCACGACTTGATCCCGTTATGGCGGCGGTCGATACCATTGACGCTGCAGTCGACGTCGACAGCGTGGCCTCGTTGATGCACAAGCGACTGCGTGTTGCCGACGACCAGAAAAAAGTTGTCGACGCTCGGCCTCGGTGCCAACATACGCCAGAGGGGGAGCGCGCACAGTGCATCCCAGGGGGCTCGTTTTCGGTGCTTCCCGACGAGTTGGCGCTGGCCATAATGGCCTTTTGCGACGCGCGATCTCTGACTCGCCTGGCGTGCGTATCGACGCGCCTCGCCGGCCTCGCATCCGACAATCTCTTGTGGCGCGGCCTCTACCTCGCCACTCTTTTGCCGTGCACGCGAGGCCGCGGCGCGTGCCTTGGCGAGGTCGTCGACGCCTGGTGTTTTGCCGCCGACGACCGTTGTGGAGATGACGCGCTCGACCACGGTCCCAGCACGTCGACCGCGCCGGGCGCGTACACGGCCACCGACCTGGCGCCCGCGTCTGGTCGTGTGTGTCTGACCACGAGCGTCAGTGTCGCCAGGGTCCCGCCGCTGCACTCTTGGTGGCCAGACAAAAGACAAGACGACGGCCATGGTCATGGCGGTGGCGACAACGACAACAACAACAATTATGGTCACGATGACGACGACGAATACGAGCGCATCCAATCCCTGGGGCGATGGTGGGACAAACGCTGCACAAGACTGACGCGGTCGGCTGCCCATCGCGTCACGGGCTGCAGCACGACACCTGCTCATCCCGGATGCCCTCACCCGCCCCCCTCGTTGGTGCGCGCCCGCGGCTACCGCTGGGCCTATGCGGTCGCTGCGACGGCGCCTTTGGTGCGCAAGGTCCATCGTGACACTCGGCATTCGCATTGCATCGTGCATCGCGGGCCGCGTGACGGGCTTGCCTTTCAGTGCGAGACGTGCTTGGCCATCGGGGGTCCGTGCGGGGTCGTGTGGCGCTGGGGCCGCTTTGTCGACTGCTTTCTGTCGGGTCTGGGCACCGAGACCACGTCGGTTCCGCGCGAGGGCGCGCACCGCGCCGACATCGGCATCGACACCCCGTCGGACGAGATGGCGACCCAAGTCGTGGCGGGCGTGTGGTTTGAAGGCGTCACCCGCGGAACCGTCGTACGCCGCATACCATCCACAAACAGCACCACCAACAACGGCAACGATGGCGGCGGCGACGACGACACCCCCGATGAAATGATCGTCGTTGGAACCGCGATCGCCGACAACAGCAACAACAACAACATGAGAGCCTACAATGACCCCATGGATCGCGACCCAACTGCACGGGCGCAGTCATCCGAGAGAGACGACGAGAGCGGCACCGATGATAGCGGCACCGACGACCATCTCGCAACAGAGGGCGACGGCATATATGACGATGGCGAGTGGCAACATGCCAGCGCAACCGTGATCTATTATGCGCCACAAGCGCGTACGGAGCACGCGTGGTCGTACAGGGGTGAATGCGTAAACGACGAGCGCCATGGTCATGGGGTCCTTGCGTGCGAGGTCTCGGCATCGCCTCTTTACGAGGGCGACTGGCGGCGCAATATGTGGCACGGGCGCGGTATCTTGCGCGTCGAGGCCTCTGCGACAGGGCCAGCGCTTGTCTACACCGGACGCTTTGTCCACGGGAGACCGCGCGGTCGCGGCACCCTCGACCTCGGCGACGGCACGCGCGTCGAGGCCTCGTGGCACAGCCTGTCCGACGGGAGCGTGGCGCCTCGGCGCACGGGCCACATAGTCTATGCCAACGGCGACAGGGTGCTGTGCGACTGGGCGCGTCCAACCGTGTCTCGCAGCGGACAAGACCGTGCGCTGCCATTTGGCCTCGACGTCGTCGTCAAGGGCTTTCGGTTTGCCGACTCGCAACAAATCAGGGGCGATCTGGGCGCGCGGTCTTTTTCCGGCCGCGAGGTGGGCGCCGAGTGGGGCCCGTGGCCTACAGAGTATGACGAGGCGATTGTCATTGATCCGCAGGCCGCGCAGCGGCTACCCAGGCACTGTGGCGGCGACGGGGTGTTTTGCGCGCGCGGGTGGACTGTCGTGCTCCCGTGCGTCTTTTGGCCGCCGCCGGCGCACCCGCTAGAGCCTCTTTTTGCCCGCTACGTTGACGAAAATAGGATCGGATGGTCGGTCCGAGCGCCACGGGCCGCCCCATGACTCCTCTGACCCAACGGCCTTTTTTCGTGGTATTGGCGTGCCTCGCTGTCGGCCCCTATTACTCCCGCACCCCAACCCCGATCCCCCCCCTCCTCAACTCGCCCAAAAGAGTCGGCGCGCACGGCGAGGGCACCTTCGCCCCGTGTGCTCCCGACAAAGCCATTTGTATTTTGCCACGGGACCGTGCGATCAAACAAAAAATTGCGCTTTGATGGCCCACCGTTTTTTTGCCGGCGTCTGTCGCGCCCTTGACCTTTTTTTTCTTGTTGTTTCTTTGGCGCATTTTGTTTTCTTGGAGGGCCCCTTTTTTGCCCGTCGCCCGCCAGCCGGCGTGCCGCCGAGGAGGGAAGAAAAAGAGGCGCCGGCGTGGTATCTCTTTTTTTTTCGCGAGACAAAAAGAGACCGGCGGCACGCCTTGTCGCCTTTTGCGTGGCGTCCCGCTCGCCGGGGGTCTCGGCGCGCGCATGCCGGTCCGTTGGCCCGCAGACGCCCGCCTCGGCCGAAAAAAAAAGACACGGAAAAAGAATACAGAAAACAGGTCACGAAAGTAACGAAAAAAATAAAAACCTAATCTATTTTTTCCCCGTTTTTTTGTTGGACGACCGCGCGCGGTGCGGCCTCTCGCCGTCGCACGCGCCGACTCTTTTTTTTTCTCCCGTGCAAAAGCAACGGCCCACAACAAACAGACGCCATTTTTTTTCTCGGAATGCAGAAAAGGCGCTCAGTCGGCACATGCTGCGCGCCGCGTCTTTTTTTTATTGCCTTTTGTGTGCATGCACGACAACTATTTTTGCAATGTGTCATGTCTATCAAGTTGACCATTTCTAGAGTATGCGCGATTGGTCCGACGCGACTGTGCAACGGTGCACTATTGCTCCCGCCAACGACCGCCGAGGACACGAGGGCTAAAAGAGGCACCGGCCGCTCATCGACGGCACACAGCGCCACGCCCGCAACAACACGACCGCCCACGAGACCTACACAACACGACCGCCCGAGCAACAAAAGGCAGGCAATTCGGAAAAAAAAAGACTTTTGGTCGACAAACTTGGGCGCAAAAGAGGTTGAATCGGCAGGGATAGCGCGCGAGTCTTGCCGTGGGCACAGACGACTCACGTCGTACGTGCGGCCTATTCTCCTTTGTCATCGTCGGCAACTCGGCGACGATCCATCGACCCGCGGCACGAACCTACGGCGCATCGGCCCCCAGAGGCGGCAAACAAAACCGAAAAGAAAAGACACACAGAAAAGACCGCGCGCGCGGATATGGTTCTGGTGGGAGTCGACACGAGCGCGCCCAAGGCCAAGGGTGCCGACGCGGTGTTGGTCGTGGCGCCTCTTGTCGTCGACGCCAAGGCGCGCAGCGAAGCGGCGCGGTTCGACTGGCTCGTCGGCGACTACAAGCGCGCGACGCCGACGCCCGTTGTTGCCGACGACGACGCGGCGACCACGCGCGAGGCCTCGGACGACGACATCGAGGCCGAACTCGAAGCGCTCCATCAGGCGCGCGGGACGCTGGCCATCGTCGCGCGGCGCGCACGCGAGCGCCTGTGCGTGCCGGGCTTTGCGCCCGACCGCGGCCTCCAAAAGCGCACATTGGACCAACTGGACCGATGGGCCGCAGCGCTCCAACGGCGCGAGGCCCACCTGGGCGCCGAGTGGTGCCGACGCCATCCTCTGCCGCATCGCGTCGGCCCGTGGCGCCGACTGTGCGCCTACTTTTCGGGCATGCGCCGCCGCCGACCCACGCCGTCTGTCAATGCCCTCGCCTGATCCCTTTTTCCCTGTTTTTTTACCATATTTCTTTTTGTATATTTCTGTGTATTTTGTGCTCGCGCGTTTTTTTTCTCGCTCTCTCTGGCTGGCCGCTGCGGCTGGTGCACGCCCGACCGGTTTCAATTTTTTTGTTTTTTTTGTTTTTTTTTCGTCCCTCTTGCCGGGGACCGGGGCCACGTTGCGCCTCTATTGTACAGACCATGCACATATAAATATTTGTATGCCGCCCCCCACCGCTTTTTGTTTTTTTAGCGCCAAGAGAGGAAAAATGCCATTGCAGGGCTCTGTCATTCTTTCGACCAGCGAGTCGTGCGCACACACACGCCTCGGCGCCATTTCAGAGAGAGAGAGAGGCGGCCTCTACTCGGGGGCCGTGCGCCGACGCGATAAACATCGTCGGTTGGAAAGAACGCACGGAATTATGCCTCTGACAGCGCGCAATCGGCAGCATCGTCCTTGGCTCCCTTTTTTTTTCCTCGTGAGCACAAAAAAACACCCGCCAACAGCGCGCTCTGGTCGCTTTGATTCCTCTCTTTTTCCCCGATCAAAGAAAAAGGGAAAAAGGAACGGGCGGGCGACATTGAGCGCTGCACGCGCGCATGAACAGAAACAGAGACGCTCCGCGACCGTGGGGCCACGCCGTCGCCGTCGGCCTTTTTGCCGCCCCCGCAGCCGCACTCGCAGCCGCCACGACGATGCTCGTCGCACTGCCGACCGTTTCATGGGTGCACGGCACCGTCGACGGGCTCGACCACGTCATGACGCGCGCCGATGGCCATGGCCACGCCTGAGACACCCGCTCGCCCCATGGCATTCGATTGCTCTTTCTTTTCCCGTTCTTTTTTTTTCGACCTTGCGCCCACGCCGTCGTGCTTTTTGACGAAAAAAAATCAATTAAAAAACGGAAAAGAATGAATGCTGAAAAAGAAAACTTGTCGTCGCGGAAAGCGCATCGCAAAAAAGAAAGACGCGCGACAGACGGCCGCGTTATTGGAGGGTGTCGGCGCGTTGGGCACGGTCGAGAGCAACAGCAAACCATACACAAAAGAGAGAGAGGCGCCTCTTTTTTTAATCCTCTTGCGTCCTTGGCGCCTTTGTTCTTGCTTGTTTTGAACAGACGACGCAGACAAGGAAAAAAAACGGGGGCAAGATGAAGAGCGGCGTGTGCGTGGCCTCGGTGGGTCTCTTGGTGCTCCTCGCGTTGGCCTCGGTCGAATCGCAGGCCGTCTACGGCGGTGCGCTGCGCCTGTACAACGACGCCGCCATGTCCTACTGCTTTGCCGACGACCGCATGAGCGGCGCGCCGCTGACGTGCGTCGCCGTGCCCTACCTCAAAGACGCCCACATGTTTGCCCTCGGCGGCGCGGACGGCAACAATGGCACCCGCGTCACCCTCCCCACACTGTGCACGACGCTCACGATCATCGATGCGCCCACGACGGCGGCGACGACGCGGACCAGTGTCCCCTTGCGCTCGTGCCGACCCGATCCGGTCACCAGGCGCGTCATGTGTCCGGTCGCGGACGGCCATGGAGAGCACAATGACGACGGCGCGACGCGCTGGTTCGGTTTGGTCAGGGTTGCCGCCGAGGGCGATGGCGGGATCGACAGCCTACACAGCGGCGACCTTGTGCGGATGCGCTCGCTCTCGGGCGCCCGCGGTGGTACTGACTGTGGCCTCATCGATAATGTGGTCACGTGTGATGGCGCGGTGCCGTCGACCTTTCGCATCATCGTCTAGAACCGCCGTGGGCCTCTTTTCCCCACCGGCGTGTGGGCGCCATATGCTTTTTCTTTCTGCGGTCGGTGCCCCCATGTGCCGGCGGCACAGCGAAAAAAAAGGGCCTTTTGGTGCAACCTCGGTTCCCTTTTGTTGCTCTCGCGCCCGCCCCGAGCCCTCGACGACGCAACACCCATAAATTCTCTTGGTTTACGAAAAAAAATATAAACGGGGCAAAATATTCAGCGTGCCTTGCTCTCGTCTTTTATTTCGTTTACACGCGCTGGGTGCTGCTGCTGCTGCCTCTGCAGAGGGGCGCGCCCATCCTCATACATGCAGACAAATGGGAAGAAAAGAAAAAAGAAAGAAAGAAGAGAAAAAAGCCAGGGGCGCGCCCGCCGGCCACGCAATCGGGGCGGACATCCGTGGTGGCGGCCACACCTCGCTCTGTTTTTTTACGGGCCGTTGGTCGTGTTGCGCGGTGGCGGCTGCCGTCGATATCGTGCGCCCCTTTATTGTTGTCCTTCTTTTTTTGCGATCAAGAAAAAAAAAGAGAGACCACAAAACACAGAGCACAAATAAAACAGGAGCAGGCTCGCCTGCACAAAAGAAAAATCCAAGAAAAAAATGCATTTTTTCTTTTTTCGTATCCCTTTTTTTGTTATTTTTGTTATTCCGATTTTGCGTTGGGGGCCAAACAAAGGCGATTGATGCCGTCGCAGACAACCTCGGCAACGACGCCCACGGCGTCAACCGCCGCGAGATCGGCCAAACAATTTGATCGGACGCCAAACGGACGCGTGGCGTCCCAAAAGGACGGCGCGAGTGCCCACGAGGCCCGTGGCCCCGGCCTTCCCGCGGCGTCGTGCGCAGCATCGTCGTCGACGGCCAGAGCAACGGTCTTGCTGACGGCGGCGGCAGACGCAACGATGGCGTCGAAATGGTGGCCACGCGCGCCAGGCGGCAGCCGACGACATGCGTCGATGGCGACGCGCAGGTCGAATGCCGCCCACGCGGCGCGGCCGCGCGCGATGGCGCGCTCCATGGCGCCGGGCGGCACGCGCACGACGCGCATGGGCAGGCCGGCAGCGCCCATCGCCATAATGGCACTGCGCAAGTTGGGCGGCAGATCGACAAACGCTGCGCGCGCGGCACGAGACCCCTCGGTGCCGGTGAGACCCGCAAAGGCCATGACAAGCGGCGTGCCCGACCACAGACTAGAGGGCACCATGCCCGGTATCGGGGCGGCTGTCGCCGTGCGCGCAGACGTGCTCGTCCATGACGTGATCGACGACGCCCTCGGTATTGACGTGGCCTCGTCCACGAGCACGTAGAGCGTACGACCGATCGCGACGTCGTGCGCACGCCACAGGACGTGTGCGTCGGCGGGCGCGTACGACTCGCCGCGGTTCAGGTTTCCAGTGCGCTGGCCGTGCCGCAGACGTGCGTCCAAGTCACTGGCGAGCCACCCGAGGAGGTCGTCCACACGCTCCACCTCTGTCAAGGCGAGGCGTGCCGGCGCGCGCACGCCCTCTGACACGTTTGCGGGCGGGCTCGGCGTCTGTCCCCCGTGTTTGCTCGCCGGGCCTGTATAGGTGGTGGCGTCTACAAGCGCACACGATGATCGCGCGCGCGGCGGCGCCGTCGTCGCCACGCAGTGGTCCGAGAGGAAGCGCGCCAGCGACGACGGCGTCGAGGGCCACGTGCCCGGTCCGGCGAGCCAGCGCGCGGCAGACTCGCGCGGCATGAGCGCGGCGGCGCGTCCCGAGCCAGCCAGCGCAGCGAGGCCTGCCCAGAAGCGGGAGGCGACGAGGAGGAGCGCGTCGCGCCGAGGCCGCGGATGGCCGCGTCCAAAGAGATCGCCCTCGATGACTCCGAGCAAGGCCAGTTGATTCACGTCGGCAGACATGGCGTCGCGCCGGTCGAGCGCCTCGACAAGACGCCCGACGGCAGCGTCGACATAGGTCGCCATCGGCATGACGTCGAGATTGGGCAGCGTCGATTCCGACAAGATTGGCGGCGAGGGCGAAGATGGGGGCGATGATGGCATGGCCATTGCTCGCGTGCGGCCACGTGTCGTCTGTGCAGGGCGCGCGCTCTCTCTGTTCCACTCGATCTTTACGATTGTGCACAAGGGCCAAAAGTCGACCTCGTCAGCGACCCAGAAAGGTGTATGCACAGACACGCCACAGACGACGCAGGAGCAAGCGCACAACAAAGGCAGGGTTGAGAGACAAAGAGAGAGAGAGAGAGAGAGAGAGAGAGAGAGAGGAAGAGTGCGCGCACAAAAGGGCAGCGTGGTTTTTGGGCGCACCGGGTCTCGGGTACAGCGGGAACCGAGTCCAAGGGTGACGGTGTCAAAGGCAGACCGCGGAAGAGAGTGTACGGTTGCGCAGTCACTCGGCAATGCGACCGCGGTACTCATTCGGCGTTGCAAAGAAAGCCCCCAACCGAGCACACAGCGCATAAACCAATGACGTGATTGCATATAGATCGTTTTCCTTTTTTTTCCCGTTCTCTATGGGCCTTGGGCTCCGTTGCCTTGCGAGACAAAAGAAAGAGAGTGACGGCTGCACCCGCGCACGTGCGCCATCTCACGTGCAGTAGGCGCCTACGCCGATTGGATGTCGCCATGTATTCCCCCAAGCACAAAAAAAAGAGTCTGGAGGCCGAAAGACCGGCAACGGGGTTCGAGTCGTGTGCGGGCGTATCGCGCCGCCGCGCAAAGGCGCCGCCCCCGATCACACCCAAGGCCAAAGCCAAAGGAGACGACGGGCCGACTCTGCACGATAGGCTCCGAGACACGCGCACAGTCGCCCGGCGCGCCAACAAACAACGCTCATCGACATTCGGTGCCCTTTTCCCTCTTTTTTTTTTCTTGCGGCATAGGCGCGCGAAAAAAAACAAGAGAGCAAAGACACAAAGCCCGACGCGGCCGGCATCGACAACAGCGCCGACTCTTCCTTTTTTTCTTCCCATTGACTTTTTTGGATCTGCGCGCCCGCACTTCTCGTCGGCTCGGCGTCAGAGTTTTTTTTTCCTCTCTCCCCCAACAAACACATATACACATTCACCCATAGAAGAGAGAGACTGCCGACAGCGTACGATGCAAGCAAAGGCCCGAAAGAGCGATCCTCCTTGTGTCGCACCGACTCGGACGTCTAATCGCGATGCCCAGGTGGTGGGCGACGGCGACGGCGATGACGACTGGGCACCGCCTCGCGCCCCGCCTAAACCTACGCTCACCATATGCATGGACACACGCCGCCAGGCGGGGCGACGGGGTGCGCGCGTCAGCATTTCGGCCAGCGCCGCAGCCGCGGCAAATGGCGCGCCACCAAAGTCGCCCGAAAAGACACCGCACGTCGAGCCTGCTCCAGCCGTCGCACGGCCCGCAGAGGCGCCAGCCCGGAAGCCGAAACGGTGTCCATGGGGGCGTCCCCTCGTTGCCGATCCCTCGATGGAGAAGGCTTCCGACGTCGCTGTGGAGCGTGATCCGGTGCGCGCGCACAATGACGTTGCCTGTGCGCCGACCGAAACTGGCATCGCCGGGCCGAAACCAGTCTACGTCGCCCGCGCGCCGGTGTCTGCGGCGCTCGAAACACAGAGCAGAGCCAGAGGCGACGCCATGCGCGTTGGTGTCGTCAAGGATGACGCCGGCAATGCCGATGGCGCCACAAATGGCAGCGACGACAGAGACGACCTTGATGAGTCTGCCCCTTGTGATGGGGAAGGCAGGCGAGACCACGGTGCCCGCGATTCGCGACGGCCCACAGACGCGGACCGTGCAGCCGCCGGCGACAAGGCACCCCATCGGCACCACGACAGTGGGCAACCGCGCGTGCGCTGGTGTCGACGGGACGCGGCGCCCATCGCCAAGACCCAACAGCGCGAGCGGCTCACGCGTCGTCTCATTTCTGCCCTCGTCGCAAGGCCTTATGGTCTCACGTTGGACGAGGTGGCGACGCTCGCCGAGGAGACCCTCGACAAGCCCTGCACGGTGCACGACGCGCGTCTCGTCGTCGCCGAACTGCCGCGCGACATGGTCGTCGTACGGCGCATGATGACGCCCTGGTTTGTGCCGCGCACGGCCGCCGCCCTCGACACGCGCGTCGCCCTCGACCGCGTGGTGGCGCCCGCCGTGGCGCGCGTGCTTAGACAGCGCAACGCGGGCACGGGCGTCGACATGCGCCACCTCGACGTGACCGTGCTCACCAACACGGGCACGTCGCTTCGCGTGCACGCCGTCAACTATGCCAACGGTAGTATACGCGGCCTGCTGGGCATGCTGACGGGCGTCGTGGGCCGCATCGAGAACATTGCCTCGCGCACGGTGGTCTATCCGGCGTGGTGCGTGCGCGCCACCGCGCTCTTGCGCCCGCTCGACAATAATGCCCCCGTGGGCGCGGCGACCGCCGCCGACGGGGCCAATCGCGATAACGACGAGGCCGCCAGCGAGCCATCAGAGCAGCCGGATGCAACGTCAGAGGCGGGTCCTGTCGGCCAGATGGCAAAGACAGTGACGACGACAAGGGCACAATCCACACCGCTGGGTGCGACAGTGTGTGACGCGGCCGTGTCCCGCGCGGCACGCGTGACCGTCGTACTCGTGGAGACGATCGCCGACGCGGCCGCCGCGTGCACGCACGCCACCGAGGTCGCCATGGCCTCGGGCGCGCCCATTGTCGTCGACGCACGCGGCCTCATGGTCGGGCGACACGCACGCGGCGCGCCCGTCGGCATGCTCCAGATTGGCGTGCCCGGCTGCGGGCCCGTCTACCAGTTGGACATGGTGGGCCTCCACGGCCTGTGGTTTGCCGATCCCGATCACGGGCACGCCACCGGATCGTCGGAACTGTTTACGGCGCTCGGCGTCGCGGCGCTCCTCGGGGACCCGCGCATCGCCAAGGCCGTCTTTGACTCGCGCCCAATGGCGCAGGTGTTTTGGCGGCGCGCGTCGTGCCCCATGGCCAACGTGTTTGACCTCAGACTGGCGGCGCGGGCGCTGGGGGCGCACGTGCGCAGCGGGTGGTCAGACAGCGACGCGCTGGCCTCGGTCGGCATGACCATCGACGCCGACGCCAACGAGTTGGACGCCATGACCGCCACCGACGCGTGGGCATGGCACAGGCGCCCTATGGCGCCGAGGGCGCGCGCTGCCGCTGCCCGCCAGGCCGTCGCACTTGCGCGCGCCTACCAAAAGGTGAATCCGGCGCTGCCCAACGAGTGCACCAGAGACGACGCGACCGACGAAGTCTCTACCGGCTGATCCACCCCGCTTTGTTCTTTTTTTTTCTTTTTTTTTTCAGCAGCAGCATTACCGTCTGCCCACATGACCCTCTCCACATCGAGAGAAAAAAAAAGAAAAAGGCGCACACCGACATCCTTTCGGCATGTCCTTTTTGTTTGCGCGGCGCTTTTTGACGCAATGGAAAGCCCCCCCCCCCCTGCCCCTAAAGGGAGGAGACCTCACGCACGCAATGCCGACAGCGCGGCTGCGAGAGCGTCGCCTAGAGGACCTGAAAAAAAAATGGGGCTGGCCTCTGAGGCACCAGGCCCAACTCGGTAGACAAGAGATTTGCATTTCTGCTTTCCCTCTTTTTTTTGTTCAAAGGGATGGGCGCGCTTTGGTCGACAAACACTTTTTTTTGACATAGTGTCGGAACCGTGGCGTCTGCACCGCAATGGCATCCGCCGGTCGCCATCTGCCCTCCCGTCGCGCGCCGAAAAAAAAAGGAAAGACATCCGGATGCGCGCATCTGCGTCGGCCGTGTTGGCGCCTAAGCAAAAAAAAAGTGTGAGAGAGCGCACGCACGCAAGACGCATTTTTGCGTCGCGGCGTATCGACGGCAAGACGCCCTCCTAGCAAAGAAAACAAAGCAGCGCATCGGGCGACCGCCTCGGCGCGCAACGAAATCGGGCGCCTCACTGGGCAAAAAAGAGCGCAAAAGATAGCCGCTCTTTTTCTCTCTTTTGTTTTTTTCACGATCTCGGCCTTGTTGGGCCATCTCGCACGTCTTTTTTTTCCCAAGTTTTCATTGTTTCTCTTCCCTCTAGCATTGGCCGTTTGTGTTTTTTTGCGCGCGCACACATGGCTCTCATCCTCGTGGCGAGCACAGCCCGATGGGTGGCGATCGGTGTCCTTTTGGCCGCCGCCATTGCGCAGGCACACGGCTTGTGCCGGGTCGTTGCGCGCGAGACGCTGGCGGAAAAGACAGACGACCAGGGGCGGTGCCTCTTTCTCGTGGCCCTCGTGGTAGGCGAGGTTTGCAACAACGTCGTCGGCCCATACGACGACGACGACAGCACGACATCTATCCGCGTCGATCCTGTTGGTTTCCGCGACGATGACGACTACGATGACGACGACGACCAAAATGATCACGCGCGCGACAGCGACGGTACAGCCTGGGCCACGGCCGCGTGGGTCGATTCAGCACAGCGCGTCGCGTTCTATCGAGCGCATCGGCCGGGCACGAGGGTACCGTGCGCGGTGGCCCGTAACACAGTGCGCGGCGTCGATGACGACGGCCCATCGCCGCCGCAGCGCTCAGACCCAGGCACCGGGCCTCGCGTTGCCGCCCTTTGCGCGGCGGCAGCGGCCGTCACGCTCGTGCTCGGCTGCGGCATATTTGCGTGTACCTTGAAGACGGCGTGCTGCCGTCGCATCTGGCGCTGCGGACGACACCGCCACATTGCCTGGGAGGGTGACGACGGCGACGTGGTCGCGCACCGTCTCGTCGACTCTGTCTTTGGATGAATCTCCCTTTTGCGCTCCTGACCGTCCGTCAGCGACAGATTTTTGTTGTCGAAAAAAAATATGCTTTGATCAACATCGCGTCAAAAGAAGGAAACCAGTGGATGGTTTATTGCGTGCGGTTGGCCGGCTTTTTGCCCCGTCGCGGTCTCCCGAGCACACAAACAAAAAAGTAGACATTTTTTTTTCACAAGGAAAAACGGAGAAGCCGAGACGCCAGACAAGGGTTGGGTGGGTCGCTCTAGACGCCGGCGGCGGCCCTCGCGGCCCTTACGGCCTCGACGACTAGTTCGCGATTGCGCGCCTCTTCCTTGACCGTCTGGTCCCTGTCTTTGCGCTGCTCATCAGAGAGCGTGCGGGCCTCGTCAATGCACTGGCGCAAGGTCTCTAGCGCATACTGGGGCTCCATTGCGCGGCCCAGCACATTCTCCATAAAGGCGCACGACATGATGGGCGAGCCAAAGGCGTCGGCGAGGACGCCGTCGTCAGACTCGCGCTTGAGGGCCTCGACAAACGCCGCCGCCTCGTCGCAGCGCGCCGCGGGCACGGCCGAGTAGTCGAAGCGACGGTGCTCCAGGTCGATGCGCGCCATGTCCTCGTGCGAGGCGGCGAAAAAGTTGCAATACATGGCCTTGCACTGCTCGTCGTTGGGCTGGCCGACGAAAAACTTGACGTCCATCCGGCCGGGGCGGAGCAGCGCCGGGTCGATCTTGCCCACGTGGTTGGCCGTCATGATGACCACCATGCCGTCCTGGTAGTCGCTGAATCCGTCAAGGACGTTGAGCACGGTGCTGAAATCGGTCGAGTTGCGCGAGACGCCCGGCCCACAGTCCACGTCCTCAAACACCAGAAACGTGTTTCCCGGCAGGGCCTTGGCGAGTTGCGCGGTCGCGTGGTTGAGCGCCCCGGCGTGCGCGATCGACCGGTTAAAGTGACTGGCCAACAGGTGTATGAGGGTGCTCTTGCCGCTGCCGGGCGGCCCGTAGAGCAAGATGCCGCGCTTCCACCGCCGGCCCTTGCTCGCGTACAGGTCGCGACGGTCAAAGAAGCGCTGGAGGTCCTCGATGATCTCGGCCAGCATCCCGGGGTCGTGCTTGGAGTTGGCCATGTCGTACTTGATGACGCTGTCGGCGATCTTCCACTTGTCCGCGTAGGGCTTGTAGACGGTCGTGTAGGCGCCGGCCTGCTTCTCGGCCTCGCGCCTGGCCTCTTCGACGAGGCGCTTGAGCGGTCCATTGTCGCGCCCCACGATGCGCAGGGTCAACGTGTTCCCCGAGTATATGTTGGTGAGACGCGCGGTCGATTCGTGCGCGTCCGACGAGCGCAGGTGCTTGTACGAGGCCGTGACCGTGCGTCCCTCAAACACGACGTACACAATGTCGGTCAGGTTGACGCCAAAGGCCAGCGACTGCGCACTCGAATCGGCCCTGATGATGCCGTTGGTGTCGTAGACGCGATTGCCGGCGGCGTTGCATTTGCTGACGGTGCGCACCACCTCTGTGCGACGGCCGCCGTTGAGGACGCTCGCGTGCTTGGGGTCGCACACGGCCGCGCGCAGCCAGGCGTCCACGTGCTCAAACACGGGGTCGCCCGACGAGATCTCTAGGTAGGAAAAAGGGTCGACCAGGTCGCGCATCATCGCCGTGATCTCCCCCAGCGTCCTCTTTTGGAGAGGCGCGATGGCCGACGTCAGAATAGCGACGCCCATGCCGCACGCGAGCGCGGGCGCGCTCAGCAACCGCCGCCCCAGGCTAGAGAGCGGGTCCACCGAGAAGGCCGACACCTGCGCCATCAACGCCGTCCTGATAAAGGCAAACCCGTCCATGTCGGCACCTATGTATGTCGCTGCGTCTGCGCGTCTCCTCTTCTCTTTTTTTTTTCTGTCTTTGGCTTGCGGTCGTGTGGGTGCGAGAAGAAGACGGCGTATGGCGTCCTGTGTGGAAAAGAAGACGATGGACCATGCAACCTGGACAGAGTTTTTGTTCTTGGTTTTGTTTTTGTTGTCTGCCTCTCGATCCGCCAATCAATGAGTGCGCATTTTTTTTCATTGGCCTCCTCGCTCCTTTGTCAAAACCTTTGCGGCGGGCGCACCAGTGGCGCGGACCGCCGCAAAGGTTTTGACAAAGGAGCGAGTCGGGGCTGTGTGTGTGTGATTGGCGCTCGCGACGACGAGTGCTTGCGTGTCAACCAAACAAAAGAGGACCGGCGGCGCAGACGCGGACCTAGTGAAAACACTCGATCGCGCCCGACCCAGCGCACGGTTTTTTGCATCACTTTTCATAGATTACTTTTTCATTTTTTTTTTGGAATCGCAGAGCATGGAAAAGGGCACGCCGTGTTTCCGGTCGCGTATGCGTGTGTGTTGTGCGCAACTGCGCCAACAACGGAAAAAACAAAGAGGGTTCTAGTCTCCGCCCGCGAGGAGAGCCATCGCCAGCGGGATGATCACGGCAATCGCGATGGCATAGGCCTTGAACAGCGCCCAGCCGATTCCCGGACCTCCGTAGATGGGGTCGTTGAGGGTAGGATCGTCCGTGTCCGTGTCGGCCGCATCCTTGGGCGTGAGCCGGTAGACAAACGAACCCGCCGAGACTGCGTTCAGACCGAGAGAAGCAGCGCGCGCCGTGATTAGCGCGCGTAGCGCGTCGTGTCCGCAGGGCCCGAGCGACTCGAACGTGCGCCCGTGCGTCGGCGAGTCTTTGCAGCACGCCGCATAGATGGCCTCGACTTTGACAAGGGCCGCCGTCGTCAACTGGTCGGGTGGTGCCGACGATCGAGGCCCAGAGGCCATGGCCGCAGTGAGCACGCGGTCGACAATGGGGCCCCATACGGCATCCATGTCGGTGCGCGGATTGATCTCGATGGTTGCCGGCGCCGCGCCGGGTACCACGCGGGGACACAAAACACCGTGATCGTCGAGCACGTCGAGAGCGATTTGGACAAAGGCCGCGTCTGCCTCGTCGTCATCTTTATCTTTTTTCTTTTCGCCCTCGTCATCGTCGTCATCGCGAGCGCAATCACCACGAGCCTCGTGGGCGCGCCTGCTGTCATCAAGTGTTGGATGGTCGGCATCGACCGGACGACAGACGGTCGATGCGCCGGCGGTCACCGCGCGGTGCACGCGCATCTTCCAGAAGGTCTCGCGGTCGCGCGGCGTCGCCGGCACGGTCTCTGCCGTCGCCGCCATCTTGGCCGTCTTTCTGCTGGTCGGCGTGTGCACCTTGCCCCCAGAGTGGCGCCGCCTTTTGGCCCCGCGCCCACCAGGGCGCCTATGCGACCCGCGTGCCATTTTTTCTTGGCGTCCGTTTCTTTTTTCCCCCTAAACTTTTCTCTCCAAAAATGGGCCTTATTTCGTGCCGCTGTTGTTGGTCGGCGGGGTGGCGATCGGGCGGACGAGGAGGAAGGTGGATCTCTCTGTGCCTTGTGTATTTTTGTGTCGCCTCACGGGACCGACGGCGGTGCCGGTCGACGGTTGGTTCGTCAATTTTTTGTCCAATCCTAATGCTCTGATTGCGTTGCATATGGTTTTTGTTGACGTGTGACCGGATCGTGGGCCGTCGACGCAGCACAGACCGATGGCCATTTTTTGACGCCCGCAATGCCTGATCCAGATACTGACACGTACGTCTATAAAAACCAGACGTAAATGTTTGTTGTCTTTGCCCAGGCACCAATTGATGGCGACCGCAAAGTTGGCACAGCGTGCCCGGCCGGGCACGGTACTTTCTGCGCTTGACGGACGGCTTTTGGCCTGCTCGACTTTTTGGTGCGGGGGCGCACGACCGCCGCCTTTTCCTTTTTTTCTTGGCGGCCCAAAGAGATCCTATAAAGAAAAGAGTGTGTAAAAATTTTATTAATATTAAAAAATGGAGCGTGGGATTTTATTGTCGGCGCGCTTGGGGAAAGTAAAAAAAAAGAGTGCGCCAACAGATGACGCAAAGGGAGTCGCTTTGGCGCGACGCCCAAGATGCGACGGCCACCAACACAAATTGGCAAGGGGGACCCTTTTTGTGGGGACGACTTTTTCGGGAGCAACCGGTGCCGGCACCGGTGAGGGCAGTGCGCGGCGCGCGTGCGCAACAAAAAGGGGTCGGCGCGAAAAACGCCGCCAAAAAGATGCAGAGAACAAAAAGCAAAGACATTTCATTACAGAAAAGGGACGCCCGACGGACGGGCAAACACGTTGGCCGAACCGCAGGGGTCGTCGAGGGCGCGATCGAGCAGGTCGAGCGTCCCCAGCACGATGGACCGTTCGTCGGAATCGGCCCACCACAGAGCGGCCTCGCGGATCGCGCCGGCTTGGGCCAGGGGTCGCACGGCCCCGCGCCACGGCGCCCACAGTTCGGCATCAGACGCCAAGGCAGATAGGCGCTCCAACGCGAGGGTCCACTCGTCGCGCGTCCCCGACGCGCGTACGCGCGCCCCGTCGAGCGCCGTCGAATTGACGAGGCCCCACTGGCGCGCGCCGGTGCAGAGGCCCAAGAGGCAGTTGCACATACGCGTCATGTCGTCGGCTTCCCATGCGCGCCGCACAGCGTGTGCATGGTACGCCCAAAGGCCGCGCACGATGGGCCCCGACGAGGGCGGCATGGCCTGCCGCGCGGGACCCCGTGCCACCTCGCCGTCGCCCCAGCGGGCCAGGTAGGCGACGAGCGCCTGTCCGCCGTGGGCGTCCGCCACCTCGCGAGTCCAATCGGCAGCGAGCGTGGCGACGTCGACCGCGGTCGTGGGACTGGCCGCGCGCACCGTCGCACCGACGAGCGCGGACGCGACCGCTTCGGCGCCCGGGCGAACGTCGGTCCATTCCACGAGCCAGGGCGACATCAGCGCGTAGGTGCCGGCGCGCATGGCCAGCCGCACGACCTCGTCGACGGGCAGCGGTCCAAACGGCGGGTCGTCGTGTACCGTGTGGTACCAATGATCTTCGTAGCAGGTCACGACCCACGCCGCCACGAGCACGTCGCCGTCGGCAATGGCGCGGCGCATGAGACGCACCGCGTCGGCCATGGCGTGCGGCCTGGCGCTCCAGCGCTCGCCAGCATCAAAGGAGGCCGCGCCGCTGTGCGAAACACTGCACACGCGGAGCGGCCCGAATCGCGCCAGACGGTGCACCTTGAGCGCGAGCGAGTCCTGGTAGACCTCGCCGACGAGGCCCACGGCGACGCTGGGCGTGCCATAGGAGAGGACGGCCGTCCACACATATTCGTTGATCCGATCGTCGATCGTGTCGGAATGCATCGCCTGCGCGTGCCGTTCTCGCGTATTGCCCAGTAGCGCGGCGCGCTTGGCGTGTCGTACGGCGCCGAGGACGGCGTCGACGTCGTCGGCTCGGACGGCCTCGTGCGCGGGCTCCAACAAGTCGTCCAGAGACAAAAAGGGAGCGGCGGCATCGGCGCCGGAAGCGCAGTCGTGCGCCACGCAGACGCGATAGACCAATGTGGCGGCCGCGGCGGCGTCGGTGTGGACGCGGTCATATCTGTCGATTTCCATAGGGTCGCCATTGTCGTCGTCATCGCGGATGCGATCATCGACATAATCATTGACATCATCATCGTCATCATCATCATGGGTACCACTGATGGTGCCCCCTTTTTGTTTGGGCGACGGGCTTGGCGACGTTGTCGACAGGCGCGCGAGTACGGCGGCTACGGCATCAGCATGGTGGTGGTTGCCGGTCAGCGCTGCGGCCGCCAGTACCCATGGATCAGTGGGTTTGACGCGGGCCAGGTAGGTGGCGCGTAATAGTGCCACAAGATCATCGAGGGTCGCGTCATGGGGCGCCGAGGCCAAGAGTCGAGCCGCCACCGAGACACAGACAGCGGCGCCAATCGCGCGCTTGCCCAACGGTCCAGCACGGCCGGCAAGCCTGGACCGGTCGACAGCACACGGGGCCGATACGACATCGCGCAGGCGGCGGCACGTCGCACGCACGGCAACGCGCCAGCGCCAGTCCAGAAAGGCCCGTCCGTGTCGGTCGGTCCCGTTGAGCACAAGGTCCCACGTCTCGTCGGGCAGATGTGCCCATATCGTTGGCGTTGTTGATGTTGTTGTAGACAGGCCCATCGTGGTCGCCTCGCCGGCAGCAACGCAGGTACCCGCGTCGACCCCGTCGAAAGGGTCATAGCGCATCCGCTTTGACGGCCGCGTGTCCATGCCGCCGCAGAGAAAAAAACAAGGCGTCGCACGCACTCTTGTATGCGTCTGCCTCACGACCACCACCGACTGATGACTGCGTCGCCGACAATGGCGCAGCAAAAGAGAGCGCACACGGTCACAACAAGGCCCAAAACAGTTGCGTCCTCCTCTTTTTTTTCTCGATCTTGGACTTTTTGTGTCGCCGCAATGGGTATTTCAGACCGTGGGACCGGCGTGCGTATGCGGTTGGACAAATGTCGACAAGGCAGGACACGCTGCGATTGAGGGCCCTGTAAAAGATCCGCAAAAAATCATTTTTGATGTGAAAATAAAAGAGCCAATGGCGTGCTTTTGCGCCGTCGTCGACAGAGACGCATCGGCAGGCGGGCAACGGGCACGAGGCACTTTTTTGTTTGTGTTGTCGTGTCGACGCAGCACGCCAGGCGCTCTCTTTTTTTTTGATCCTCTGCCCCCAGCATCCGACAAGATAGACGTAGCGTCACCGCCGACTCAATCGCCGCGCGCGCTCTTTTTTCCCTTGTTTGTTTTCTTTTTGATTTTCTCCCACGTGTGTGCATGTCGTCGCGTGCCTCTTTTCCCACGGCCACGTCGGCGCACGTCGATGGCCACGCCAAGAGGCAAAGAGGCGCCACACAAGACTGCCCGACACGAGCGAGGGCGACCGCCGCCAGGCTGTCGTTGTGGGCGTCAAGACGTCGCCTTTGCAAGAGACATGCGCAGCCTCGGTCGGTCATCCGTCGTCTCGCGCGGCGGCGTGGCGAGATGCCACCGTCGCTTGTGCGCCTCTTGCCAGCCGAGGTGTGGGGACAAATATCGAGGCGGACCGACGACGTTGGACTTGGGACGTGCATGCTGGCGTCGCGCGATCTCGCGTCGGCCTTTGCTCGCGAAGCCTCCCGACGTCGCGCCTGGTCGACGCAGCCGCTGGCCCAAATGGCCGCGGCGGGCGACATCAAGGGCCTGTCCTGGGCCCGGCGCCGTGCTCGCGCACAGGGGCGCACGCACTTTCGCTTTGGTCGTGGGTGCTTTCGCGCCGCGGCCGCCGCCGGCAAATTGATCACCCTAAAGTGGCTCTATGCCGACCAGCGGCGCCATGGTCTCTTGGCCTGCTGCTCGGCCATGTCGGTGCTGCGCAAGGCGGTGCGCGGCGATCACGTCAATATTGTGGCGTGGATGCTCGACGGACCGATGTCGACATTGTGCGTGCCGTCGTGCGTGGCCGCCGCGGCCATGCGCCACGGGGCGTCGCGCGTGTTTGCGCTTTTATGTCAACGCACCGACAGCATGGATGTTTTCGATCGTGACGCGCGCAAAAAGGCCACGGGCGTGGGCGTCTTGACGGCGTTGGATCGTCGCGGTCTCCTCGAACCTGACGATCTCGCGTCGTTGCTCAAAGCGGCGCACGCCAACTGCTACGACGCGATCGAGTCCAACCTGGCGTCGATCGAATGGCTCTGTACGAGCGCATTTGGCGATCGCTGCGACTGGAACGCGCCTTGCGTGCGCGACGCCCTCGACACGGCACTGCGCTGTCGCAAATTGCGCAACGTCGACTGGCGACGCATCGTCGATGCCCTCTTGCCGCGTGTCGAATTGGAGGACCTGTGGACCACCATACTCTACACGGCGACCTCGCACAATGCCGTCGACATTGTCGAGCGCGCGTGGCCGCTGGCCGTACCCGATTCTAATCACATGGGCATGCTCGCCGCCGCCGTTGCAAGCGGCGACGTCCTCGATTGGCTGGTGGCAACGCGCCATACGTCTCTACATCGTAACGGACTGGACTGGGCACTGGCCGCGGCTAGGCATTCGCACTGGGACCTCGCCTGCCGGCTGTACACGGGGGCCGCGGCTGTCGTCGCAGACCGTTGTCGTATTTGCCGTGCGGCCGAGTGCCTCTACCGCACGGCCATTGGCTGGGGCGACGTTGCGGCACTGAAGCAACTCGCCGTCATATGCGCTGCCGTCCTTACCGACGACGAGGACCGTACGGCCTTTGACGAGGCCCTCTTGCGATCATCGTCGCCATCGCCATCATCGTCCACGACACTCTCCTTTTGCGATTACGACGTGGTGGCTCATGTGTGCGAGCGCGCGCCCCATCGTATCGCCCTCATGGAGCAACGCATCGGCGACGAGTTGGTCGACGCACCGGCGGCGCTCTTTGCGACACTGTTGGCCGTCGCTCCGCGAATCGATTATGCCGCCGAGTTGGTCAGCGCTCTTTACGCACGTGGGCGCAACGATGTCGCCGACGCTCTGCTCGCCGCGCGACCCCATCTTGCTCGCACAGCCGTCTACCCACTGGAGAACGTGCCAGAGAGCGAGGGCAAACTCGACCGGCTCTGTAATGCCACGCGGTCGGCCGCGTCCGACGCCGACGACGCCATCGCCGAGGCTGTCGCTGCGGGACCGGAAATGTGCGCCGCGCTCCTAAGCAAGGTTGCGTGCGAGTCTGACGGCCGCAACGTGGCTACCCAATGCGTTGCGCTGGCACGTGCCTGCTCGCCCCAAGTGGTGTGTGCTGCCGCCGTCGACGCCCTGTGCAACGGCAGGCTTGTTGTGGCGCGTCGACTGTTTGACCACGCGGTGGCTAGAGGATGTAGGCCCGAACCTGGCGCACTGTCATACGCCATGTGTCGCGCGCACGCAAACAGGCTGCCGAGACGCGGCGGCGACGAGCGAGCAACCGCTGACCAACCGACTTTGTACGAGGCGGTCGCATATGCGACATCGTTGCGCGTGGCACCGACCTCAGATGGTGTGGTCTGTGGCATGGGGGCCCTCGCGCGCGGCGACGTGGCATGCGGTGCCCTGATCCTCGGTGACTCTATCGCAGACGTGTTGCCGAGCAGCGGCTCGTATGACGACATCTGTTCGATGGTCGTTGCTGGTCATCTCGACGTATTTGCGCATCTCGTGGCCTCGCGCAATCCGTCGGTCGCCGCTGTGGTAGCCATGGTGCGCGCCGCGCCGGCAAAATCGGCTGACGTGGTCGCGTGCGTCGAGCGCATCCTCGAAAGACACAGCGACCGACAACGACCCGCGTCGGGTCGCGACTGCAACCGGGACCCAGCGGCGCCTGCGCCATTTGCTCGCTCGCAATAGAAAAAGTATCTCTGTTTTTTATTGCGCCAAGAAATCTGCTCTGCTTTTTTTTCGAGCCCTTTTTACCTTTGCCTATTTCTTTTTTTTCATTTGGAGGGATGTCGCAGTAAACCCTGCATGGCAGTCTGCCCAAGCAGCGCGAAAAGAGCGACGCCGCCGGTCCAATCGCGCATGTCAATCATTGGGCGTGCCACCGACGCGCAGGATTGGGCGGCGTGGATAGGTCGTTGCTTCCTCCCCTCCGCGCAAGAGGCGCCCGACGCCAATTTTTTTCAGACCAGCATAAAAAGGCCGACAAAGCCAACATCCACCCGCACAACCAGGCTGCGCTAAAGATCGCATCCTATCTCTGGCCGACGCTGCACCGCTTCTCACACTCACCCGTCGCACGCACCCATGTTTCAGCGCAACGAGTCTCGCTCGTCACCAAAGCCGACGACGGCTGCGGGCCCCGACGGCCGGCCCTGGTTTGCCGTTCGCGACGACGAGGACGGCTGGAGGCGGCTCGCCGCACAGCACAATTTTGATGTCGAGCGGATCAGTACGGACCAAATTCTTTGTCGCGCCAGCGGCGGGCGCGAAAGCGCCGGGCCCGGACCCGTCGGCGACGTCATCAGGGAGTCGTGCAGGAGCAACCACAACGACAGTGCGGCCTGGTTGTATAGAGCGTGCGATCGGTCGCCGAACCAGGCTCAGTGCGCGGCGGAAGGCCTGTCGCTGGTGGACGGCAAGCCTCGGCCGAGGCCGCTGTTTCCCGCCGACTACGCCGAGACTGTGGCATCGCGCTCCGGGATCGATCTCGACGTCCGTTCAACCGGATTGAACTCTTTTGTCGACACGGCCAACACTGCTCGCCTGTGCGTGCTGGCGCGCCGCTCGACCGTGGACACCCCATTTAGGCGACAGAGCATGAAATTTTGCTACAGCGGGATGCATACCAAATCAGACAGGTTTGGCAAGGTCTACGAGGCCGCGATCGGGGCCGGAGCGTCACCAGAGGCTGCGGTGCGCGCCACGCAACTCGTCGAAGAGTGACAACATTGCGGAATCCCGTATCGCCCGGACCCCTCTTTTTTTTTTCTCCCTAGTCGATCATACATGCACCGCTGGCGCATTTCTTGTTGTCGTCGTTGTTGTTTCTCTACAGCGGCATTTTTGTTTTATCGCGTACGGGCGCCCTCGACCCACATAAAAAAATGTTGATCACACATACTCGGCGCACATATTGATAAACCGGTCTGTTTTTGAAAACCAAAGTCCATTCTTTGATATCGGTGCGACCGACGTGGGAGCGCAAAAAAAAATGGCAAGACGCAGACAATCGGCAGCCTCATCAACGCGTCGAAAGAGAATGCAGCAGCAGCCGGCCGCCTCGCGTTGTAATCAAACCCCGAATTTTTTTGCGCTTATACAGGGTCCCAGCCATCATCCAGTTTCTTATTTGCCCAAAAATGCAGAACCAACTGCCGCTGTCCCTGTCTGTTGCTCTCGCTGCCTTGGGGTGCGGCACGCGTCCCCCCCTCTGCCGCTCAAAGAGTTGGCCGCTGCGCCCTTTTCCTTTGCATGGGTCCTTTGTTCAGTCTTGGCCTCTTTTATCTTGATTGGTCGACTGGGTTTCGTCATAAATGCGTCGTAGGACTGGATTGGATTCAGCGAGTGGGGCGCTCTGTGGCCTTGAAAATGCTGCGGCCATACTCATTTCAGACATCTACACCACACGCAACATTCCAGCGCCGACACGCACCGCAAAACCGGCAAACTCTACTGCGCTCTCACTCTACGACATCTTTGGCAATAACACCAAATTGGTATAAATACACCGTATGGCCGACACGACGCGAGCCGCCCCTTTCGACGAGGACGATCGCCACTCGGTCTTGGATGCGGCGGTGGCCCGGTTGATCGACGACGGCGCAATGTCGCTCGCTGTCGACGATCTTGCCGTCGTGTGGCCCGGCGATCAGCGCACACAGAATATTTCTCCAAAGGCCCTCTTCAGGTCGATTGAGCGCGTCGGCGGATCGCGTTGTGTAGAGATTGTCGGATTGCGCGATACAACAACGGGACGCTACTTTATCGAACGTATCGACCCCGCGACGGTCGACTTGGCCTCGCTCCTCCAAGACGCCGTCGGGCGCAGGCTCCAGTGTCATGTGGCCCGGCTCCACATCAGAAACATCCCCCAACGGTACTGGGGCAGCGCCAACCGCGTACGCGCCAGCGGCCGCTTGGAGCGGGCCATTGTGGCCGTCGGTCCGGCCTTTGGGTGTCGCGTGGCCTGCGTGCTCGAAAGCGCCGCGCCCGTCTTTTGCCTCGATTACGAACCGCCGACAGACGGCGACGGCGACGTAGGGATGAACGACAACTAGATTGAATCCATTTTCTTTGCCCATGCATTGCTGCCTTTGGTCTTTTCTATTCCGGCGTCGGCCGCCACAGTCCTTGGTGTGCTCTTTTCGTCTTATTTTTTGTAAAATAAAACCATCCCAAAAAATCAGAAAAATTGTTTTTATATCATGTGGCCTTGTTGTCGTGGCGATTTTTCTAGACAAAATGAGACAAGAACAGAAAGAGATAGACGGGCGAGCGCCCAGGGATCACGCGCCATCGCATGGCGGGGGCATGTCGGTGTCAGTGCCCTTTACGGCATCTTCCTCTTGGTGCGGGTGAGCGGTTTGAGTGGTCGATTCGGGCGGGGCAATGTGCGGATCGTCGGCGCCACCTACCCAGAGACGCCGGATGCCTGTGAGGACACGCGAGAGGCCGCGCTGAAAAAGGACCCTGTCGGCGTCGGCGCACTGCTGAAGCGTGACAGCGGGCGCGGTTGCCTCTGGCGCGCCCTGGCGCGGCGGTGCCGGCGCACAAAAGGCCTCGGCGAGGGCGCCTAGATTGCGGCCATACACAACGGCGCACATGCGCGCGACTTCGTGCGCGTGGAGGGCGTCTGTCAGGGCCAGCACGGTCGAGCGCGTCCGGGCCAGCGCCATGCCGGCTCGTTCCGATGTCACGCGCAGCGTCGGCAGGTCCGCCCACAAGGCCGCGTGCTTTTCGACGAGCGCCAAGAGTTGCGCGAGATCGTCGTCGACAGCGCGCTCGGCGTCAGACAGCATTATAGGCGCCACCCTGGTCACGATGCCATACTGCCGGGCGAGGTAGTTGTCCGAGGGACAGGCCCGCTCAAAGGGCGATACGACGGAAAGCGACGGGCGCGTGGGTGTTGAGCATGTCGGCATGCCATGGGGGACGACAGGCAGCGACGCCATCAACGACAAGTGTTGAATGAGAAAAAGGCCAAACACGATCTCGCTGGGGGGCTATGACGTGCGCCGCCCCGCCGCGCGCGCTACGAGCAGACCAAGCAAGGCAGACCAACACAGTGGCGTCTTCGTTTCTTTTCCCTTTTTTCCCATCCGCGCGGCAAGAAAGGATGGGCGCGCGCGTGCGCGATGCCGCCAACGGCGGTGCCACGAAACCTGGTGCTCGACTTGGTAAGGAACTAGCCGCGTCGGCGAGACCAATACGAAAAAGAAAAGGAACCGCCGTCACTCGCGACGTGGCGGCGACCACCGATACACGATGCAGGGCCACCAAGAGACGGGCTACCCCATCGACAACTATGGTAGTTTCTTTGGCCAAGGCGACGGCGGGGAGGGCGCCGTCGACGACCTGCCGCCTGAAGTATGGCTGCGCATTCTGGCGGATCCCGTTGTGGCCAGCCGGGCGCGTGGGGTGTCGGCCGCCTTGGGCGCCTATGGCCGGCAGGCGCTCGATGACGTTGGCCTCGCCGCCCAAAGGACCGAATGTCAGTCGCCACAGGCGTGCACGCGCGCCCTGATCTGTGCCATCGCACGCGACGACCCCGAGGACCTGGTGCGCGTACTGCTCTCGCGGGTCGTCGACCCGACGCTCCCGGCTGTGCCGCCGCTCAGCGGGATCGATTACGAGACGCAAAAGGACCACCTGCGTGAGGCGCTCGTGGCGCCACTGTCCTGTACGGTCATCCGGGGTAGCACCAACCGCCCAAACTACTTTTTCCAAGGCGCGCCACCCAGCCTAGGGGGCCAGTGGACGCCCGTCGACATGGCGGTCGCATTCGAAGCCCCGCGCGCTCTCACCGCACTCGCCTCCTTTGGCGCGCGGCCGCCGACCACGACGGAAAGCCTGATCGACTATGTGATCACGCGGTCCGACTATGGCCGCTACACGCCCGTGGAGGTTGACGCCGCTGGCAACCTGGTGCCGCCGCCGCGCGGCGTGCCGCAACGCCACGTGCCGCGCGTCGAAATGATCCAGCGGCTGACAAGGGCCTTTGGGCGGCGTCCGACGCTGGCCACCGTCGATCGCAACCCGCTGACGGTCGCCAGGGAGGCCGCACTGGCCAGCGCCAACGCGATCATCATCAGACAGTACGCCACTGACGACGCGGCGGATAATCTCGGCGCAGGTGCGACGCCCGCCCAGGCCATTGCCATGGCCTTGTCTCGGCACATGCGCCCAGTAGCGCCCCTGCCGGCCAACGCCTCTGACGACGTCCAGTTGCGCGCCCTCGCCGATGATCTTGTCACGCACATTGACGAGCCATGGCTCGACGTGATCGCCGCGCTCTTGGAGGCCGGCTACTCGCCCGACGAGCGCGCATGCGTGTTTCCTTTGGCGCCCAGAGACAGTGCCGCATGCAACAGGCCGGAGCGTGCCGTCGCCGCTGAATTGGCCGACGAGTATGAAACGGCGATCCCGAACGACATCGACGCCATGCGCGCAGCGGCAGCAGAAGGACGCCCGCACACTGTCGTCATACGGCATGCGATCAATGCCCTTAATAGGATGCTCTCTTTGTTGGTCATCAACGCCATTCTCGACGCCTACGGACCCTCGCTATCCTAGGCGCACATACACGCGCCTTTTTTTTGGGGGCAAGAACCCCCATCGCTGAAAATGCAAGTTCTTGTTTCTTGTCCCGCAGCGCTCGCAAGAGTGAGAAAAAAAGAAAAAAAAGAAGGTGCAACTAAACTGCACGAAACTTTATTTCTTTGCCGTCCCAAAAAAAGGGCATTTCGGCCAACTAGAGAGGCGGACACACCCAAAGGCGCGTCAGCGGCGGTCGGCAATCATGCTGACGGTCGACGCCGTGGCAGGGTCGGTGGCGACAAACGCATAGGCGCCGCCGACGGCCACGGGCATCGAGGGTCCGACGGGGTCTCCGTTGACCACAAAGAGCACGCGGCCGGCGTCGGCGTCGAGGCGCACGGTGACGCTGTCGCCCGGCGCCAACGGGCGCGCCAAGGCCGGGATGGTCGCATCGATCTCGCCGTCGTGACGATGTACCAAATGGCCGCTGGGGGCCAGCAGCGCCAGGTCGGGCTGCGGCCAGACGCTGCCGAGTGCCGTCGCAATGGCCTCGCGCACGCCCACAAAGCAGGGCGCGGCCACCACGTACGAGGCCTCGTGGCGCCCGGTGCTGTGGGCGGCGCGCGTGGAAAGCGCCCGGCGGGTCGCCTGCGAGCAGCCAAAGGGGTCATTGCCAGTAGCACGTTGCCCGTTTGGGTCTCTCGTGGCGATGGCGCGGGAGCCGTCCAGTGTCGTCGTACTCTCTGAGCGCTCTTGTGCGCGCAATTCGGCAGGGCGAATACTGTCGGCAGTCGTGCGGCGCACGGGTTCGCCATGAACCGCGGCGTCTTCGCCCGGCACGCGCGCCAGCCAGACGGTGGCGGTGATGAGCAAAAGAGACGCGCAAAGAATGGGCGCCGTGGCGCCGTACATGTGCCACGCGACGGCCAGAGTGCCGACGAAAGCGACCAGCGCGCCGGCACTCGCACGCAACCGAGACCTTGTTGAAAACAGGGTACTAGGCAGCGCATGCCCTGCCGCCTGCTCGCGACGAGACACGACGACACATACAAGAAAACATGCACGCAATCAGGGGGTCGGGCACAGGGCGCGCACATAGACACAGAGACTTGATGAATCGAAAACTGTACCGCATGCGCAATGGCTCCCATGACGATACGAGTGGCGTCGCTGCCGCGCGCGACCCCCGGTGTGTCTCTTTTCCTTTTTTTCCTTTTTTTTTTGATGCCTTGCAGCCGAGCGCTGCGCACAAGGTTGAAAAAGAAAGAGAGAGAGAACACGGGCCAGCGCCCTGGAAAAAACAGGCGCGCATGTGGCTTTTTTCTCTTCGTTCGTCGGCCAATCGGGTGTAATTTTCTTTAAAGCGACATTTGTTAGGCCTCGATTTTATTGGGCGGCTGAGGTGGGCGGATGTTTTTTTTTGCGGTGAGGGTTGGGTTTGCTCGGCGTCGTTGGGTCGATTCCATCGAGGCAATGCAGTCGACGGGCACAGACGGATCTTTGGCAAAAGCACGCGCCATGGGCGCGCCCGCCACATCGACGACTGGCGCACACGTCGCAGAGAGCACCACCAACCCATGCTGTGTGATCCCGCCAACCGGCCTGACGGACTTGCCCCCTGAGTTGATCGAGGCCGTCGTCCTCTATTTGGACCATCCGCGCCACCTGGCATCTGCCCAGGTGGCGTGGCGTCCGTTTGCCGATGCGATCGGCGGGCGTCTTGTCGATGTCGCCGTGCGTTGGGGCAGGTGCCGCCCTGCGAGACTGCTGGCGTCGGGAGCACCTCGTGCCATCGTGTGTGCCGCCTTGGCGGGGAAATCGGTCCCGCTCGGTCCCTGGCTCCTCAGGTTTGCGGCCCAGGGCGGGCGTCTCGCTGCCATGCGCCACTTGTGCTCGGTGCTTTCGGTGCGCCCGCTTTTCCCACCGCAAGGCTCGCCTCTTTTTTTTCTCTCTTTTGGGTTGTGTGCCCGTTCATGTAGTATGCGTTTGTTGTGGCGCTCGTCGCCTGACCGCGTGTGTGAGCGTGCGTGCGTGCAAAACCCTCATCGCAGCCTTTGTGTCGGACCGCCGAGAGGAGTGCCTTCTATAGTAGCGATAGCGACAGCGACAGTGACAGCAATGGCGATAGCGACCATGATAGCGACAGCGACAACAGCAGCAATGGCGACAGCGACCATGATAGCGACAGCGATAGCGACCGTTGCGGCGACAAGGTGATGGACCTGTTTTTCAAAGACGGTGTGAATGACGACGGCGACCGCGACGACGATGACGACGACGACAATAACAACAAGACGCCACGCACCGGTCGAGGTCGTCGCGGCTCATCCCGTTGGCAGCGACACCGTCGCCGCGCGGTCGGTGCAAATCCGCCCGAGTGTCCTGCTGCGAGAGCGTGCGCCGACAGGGAGGACAACCGCTGCCGATGCAAAACAAGAGGGGGACGCGTGCGACACAGGACCAAGTGCGTCAAGACCCAGGTCGAGGCCGCTGTCGCGACGGCCATCCGTTTTGGATGCGTTGACGTGCTACGCTACATGACGACAACGATGCGCCTGGGTGCGTACGGGCCCGCCAAGATCGACGCCTCGATCAACGGCAAATCGCTCATGCTTTTGGCCGTCTCTTCGGGACACGCCGCCGTCGTCGCCCATCTCCACGATCGCGGTGCGTCAGTCGTCCATCGTCGCGCGGAAAACGCGCGTGGCATGTGCGCGTGCCCTACGACAATCGGCGAGGCTGCATGGGAGGCCGCGACGTTGGACGTTGCCCGTTGGATGCGCGACAATGACTGTGCGGGTTACGCGCCGCCCACGACCGAGACCCTGTCTCGCATGATTGCCGACGGTAGGGCGGCCGACGCTTCCGAGGTGTTTGACATGCTCGACCGACGCGTCGGACCCAACTGCAGTGTCGCGGCCGCCGTGGCTCTGGCCTCGGGTCGCGGCCATATCCGCACGATCGAGTTTGCCGTCCGCCATGGGTTGTGCACTGACGCCACTCCCCTTCTCGTGGGAGCCGCGGCCGCCGGCAACACAAATATGATTGATTGGGCCGTCGACCCGACCAACGCGCTCGTATCGGCACTTGCGATACCTCCCGGCGCGATACGTGTCGACACGATCATGGCGGCGGCCGTCTCTGCGAATCAATCCGACGTCGCGACGTGGATCGCCGCACACATCGGACGTCCGAGCCCGTCGGTCATGTGGATAGCGATCGGCGCAGGCGCTGCTTCAGCGGTCCGCGCGCTCGACGGCATACTCGCAACACCGTTCGACTGGTCGACCGCTGTCAGTGCCGTCCTCCGCTCGCGGTCTTTTCCTCTGCTGAGGTATGCCGTCGAGGAAAGGGACATGACGATCGAACCGTGGGCGGTCTGTGCCGCCATCGACAGGAGCCTGCCGAGAGAGACACTCTCGTACCTCTTGTACTGTCTCTCGGACGACCAACTCCAACTGTTGGTGAATACGCTCGCCACAGACACGGACCATATGGCCAGTCGCTCGGTCGTGGCCATGGTTTACGAGATTGCGGGCGATCGGTTGTGCCGCTCGGTCGGGCAAGTCGCTGGCTCGATCACCGACGAGAGGCCGCCCGAGTGGGTCGAACGGTGCGAGTGCAGTGGGTGCGAGGCGGCCCCACGCCTATCCACATCGGTCCAGATCGCCGCCGCTCTACGCTCTCGCTCGACGTCTGCAAAGCGCCCCATCGACGCGAGCCGTGCCACCGACGCGGCCGACCGGGGTGCGACCGACGGTGGCAACTGGCGGCATGCGTCACCGCGCAAGCGACCAAGGCGCGAGACTGCGTCGTCGGTCGCGGCCGACGTCGTCGAGTGAACGCGGCCGTGGCCTTTTTTCGGTGGCCATCACGCCCCACGCTCTTTGCGTGTATCTTTTCCTTTTTCTTTTCGCCCGTTTGCGTTCTTTTGACAACATTAAAAAAAAGACAAAGAACACAAGATCTCTTTGGGCCTTGGCCGCGTCTCGCGATCTCTTTTTTTTTTCGTGTGCGTCTTGTTTTTTTTTGCCTGACGCACACGGCCTTTTTTTTCCGTAGCCAAGTGGCGCGCAAGGGCCGCGCGCGCGGCCCGCACGACGGATTTGGTATTGAATCTGGCGGCAGATTCAAATCTGGCGACGAAAATCGAGGCGACCGCGAAAAATGGTGCGGCCGATGGATGGCCGCAACGGCCACGCCAAGAGAGACTTTTTCACATAGAGAGACAGAAAAAAACAAGTTTTGCAACCAACACGAAAAAAAGGGCAGGCTCTTTTTTTTTCGCCACCCACTCGCCACGTGGGCTCTGTCGGCGCGGACGGCCGACGGCGCAATCGAAAAAACTAAAAAAAACACGGGACGATAGAATGGATTCGGTGAAAGGGTGCCGTTGTTGCGACGACGCTCGTATCGCCGTCACGAGGCAAACCATCGAGCGTGCAGTTCCGATCCATGGCCCTTTTTCAGATCCACCGAGGTGATCAAAAAAAAGGAATAGCATCGCGGATTGGCGCACATAATAAAAGTCGACATGTTTTCATTGGTCGGATGGGCCGTTGCGCGACACTAAATAGGCCCGGTGCAAAGGGCGATGAGAATCCAAAATTACACCGCAGCCGCTCGACGACAGCAACACCGACGTCCCTGTGCCTCGCGCCGACGCTGCCCTCACCCTCTCGTCTCCAGTGGGCCTCGTCGCCTCTGTCTTTTTTTTTTCTCTTCCTCTGCCGCCGCCCCATTCTCCCGTACGATCCGTGCTCGCGCCTCGCGCCCGACCCACGCTCTGCCTCTCTGGCCCCGTCACCGCATTCGCCCTACACTCGACCAGTAACCCCATCGCGCACAAGAGAGATACAGACAGACACTTTGCGAGGAAGAAAAGATTGTAATATCGATCCAAAAAAGAGAGGACCACCCGACGACTCTCTTGGCATCGACGTCGTCGACGACCGCAACAGGATTGCGACCGCCATGGACGTCCGTACGACGCGCCACCACGTGGCGACACTCTGGGTGCTCTTTCTCGTCATCTCGGCCGCGTGCGCGCCGTGTGCCGCCGCCGTCGGCGTGCGCCTCAACGGCTCGGGCACCAAGTCGGCCGGGCTCCTCTTTGACGTGCTCACGCGCGGCTACGCATTTGTGCGCGACGACGTCGCCCTGCGCTACGACGCCGTCGGGTCGTTGGTGTCGACGACCCGGTCGATGATTCAGGACTTTGACGTCTATGAACTGCCCATCGACATTGGCCTCACGGTCATGTTCAACATCACGCAGTTGCCGCTGGCCGGCCAGGCCGTCGTCATGGCCTACCACCTGCCCGGTTTCGATCCCGCCGTCGACCCGCCGCTCGTGTTTGACCGTGCCACCCTGGCGGCCATCTGGGCCGGCAACGTGTCGACGTGGAACCACCCGGCTATTGCGGCGCTCAATCCCGAGATTGCCGCGCGCCTCCCGGCGGCCAACATCACCCTGGGCTACATTGACGATTTCTACCTGTCGGCGGCCGAGGTCGTCAAACTGTCGCTGGAGAGTTTCAGCCCGGCCTTTGCCTCGCAGTTTGCCGCGTGCAACCGCACCTTTGGCCTCTTGCCGTTTGCTGCCGAGGGCCGCGGCCGCGTGCTCAGCGACTCGTCGCCCGACCGCGTGGCCTGGATCGCCGACACACCCTATGGCCTCACGTTTGTCGATTATGTCGACATACCCGTCGGCGACGACGACGGGAGCGTCGTGCGCGCGGCGTCGCTCTACAACCGTGCCGGCCGTCTCGTCGAGCCGTCGGTGGCGGCGATCCAACTGGCCATGCGCGACTTTAGCGGCGACTATGCCGCCGGCAACCTGGCCATCGCCATCTATGACGCGCCCGGCAACGGGTCGTGGCCCATGGCCTATGTGCCGCTCGTCGCCCTGAGCAACCGGTTTGTGCAGGGCGACTGCACGCGCATCACCGAACTGGTCAACTTTTTCGCCTGGGTGCACACGCACGACGGCGCCACCAAGGCCATGGCGGCCATCAACTTTGCTCCGCTCGACCAGAGCCTCAAGAAGCGCGTCGTCGACAGCCTCGACGCCATCCTGTGCAACTATGCGCCCTCGTTTGAGACAGACATCCTCGTCGGGTATGGCGCGCCGCTGTCGGTCCTCACGACGTGGGCCAACCAGTGGTCGTCGCCCACCACCAAGGCCGCCTACTATGAGACCTCGTCGGCCGACGCCATCGGCCTCCAGAGCGACTATGGCGGCGACTTTGGCGTGACGACGCTCGGCGCCAACGCGCCCACGGTCCCCACTGGGCTGGACCAACACGATCGCCGCGCGGCGCCCGAGGATATGTCGGTCGTGCCGCTGGCGGCGTTTGCCCTCGCGCCGGCCTACAATGTGCCCGGCCTCGGCGATCGGACCCTCGCGCTCGACACGGCCACCATTGCCGGCATCTATCTGGGCGAGGTGCGCGCGTGGGACGATCCGCGCATCGTGGCCACAAACGCTGGCGTCGACCTGCCGCCGCTGCCCATTGTCGTCTTGGCGCACGCTATCGACTCGGACACCAACTGGCTGCTCACGTCGTGGCTGAGCGACCGCGTGCCTTCCTTTGCCGGCGCCGTCGGCCGCAGCCGTCTCCCTCACTACCCCGTTCAGGCCATGGTCAATGCATCGGTGGACGTTGATGCGCTGTTTGGCGTCGGCGACGCGCTCTTTGTGCACGAGGGCGCCTTTGCCATGTGGCCCCAGTTTGACCTGGGCCTCATCTCGCGCATCGACACGGTGCGCGCGGCCTCGCTCGTGGATGCCGCCTCGGGCTCTGTCGTCGCGCCCACCATTGGCTCGGTGACGGCCGCGCTCGACGCCTATGTCTCGGCCAATGGCGTTGCCGCGCTCGCCGCCGTCGACACGATCGTGCCGGTGGCCGACGCCGACTCGGCCGTCGCGTGGCCGGCCACCGTGCTGGTGAGCGCCGCCTACCGCGAGGCCACGATGCCCGACTGCACCAAGGCCACCGCGCTCGCCGACTTTATGTGGTGGACACAGAGCGACGCCGCGGCCCTCTCTTCTGCGCGCCGTCAAGGCTTTGCCGTGGCGACGACGGCCAACGGCCGCCTCGCCGCCAACATGCTCGACGCGCTGGAGCGGTTTGAGTGCAACGGTCGCAAGGTGAGCGCGCTCGCCGGATGCATCTCTAGCGGCACCATGTGCACCAACCGCGGCACGTGCGTGCCGGGCACGGCTGGCACCAACGGTCGGTGCGTGTGCGACGAGGGCTACGAGGGCGACGCGTGCGAGGCCGAAAAGGCATCGAGCGACAGCGATACGAGTCTTGTCATTGCGCTCGCCGTCGGTCTCCCTACGCTGACGGTCGTGCTCGCCATGGCCGCATGCGCGGCCCTCGTCATCGCCCTGGCCATTGTCTATCGCGGCCGCCGCGCCAATGGCGACAGCGACTGGGAGATTTCGTACGACGAGTTGGAGGTGGGCGAGTCGCTGGGCAGCGGCGGCTATGGCGAGGTGCGCCGCGCCGTGTGGAAGGGCACCGACGTGGCCGTCAAGTCAATGTCGGCCGACCGGGTCACGCGCGAGATGGAGCGCAACTTTTGCGAAGAGGTGCGTCGCCTCTCGTCCTCTCTGCTTTTTTTCCCCTTTTCAATGTCTGCCAGTGCCTCTGCCAAAGAGCCGCCTGCTGACAGACTTTTTTTTTCTTTATCAATGTCTCTTTATGGGCGCACGATGCAGGTGCGCGTGATGACGTCGCTGCGCCACCCCAATGTGGTCTTGTTTATGGCGGCGTGCACCAAGCCGCCCAATATGTGCATCGTCATGGAGTATATGGCGCTCGGCTCGCTCTATGAGGTACGGCGAGATGATTTGCGCGCGCGCGCATGGGACCGCTCTGCTCGTCTCCATCTCTTTTTTTTTCGTTTTTTTTCGATTTTGCATCCCGCCGCACTTTGGACCAAGGCTCACGGTGACTCTGTGTTGATTGTTGTCGTGCCCAGTTGCTCCACAATGAACTCATCCCCGAGTTGCCCTTTATGCTCAAGGCCAAGATGGCCTACCAGGCCTCCAAGGGCCTCTACTTTTTGCACTCGTCGGGTATGCGCCCGCCGCTCAACCCACCAGCATTTTGCATCTCTTTCTTTTTTCTTTCAGTGCTTTTTTTCTTACATCCTCTTTTTTCTGTTGTGTGTGTTTTGGCGGCGGCGGCTGCGGCGACCATACAGGGATCGTACATAGGGACGTCAAGTCGCTCAACCTGCTGCTCGACAACAAGTGGAACGTCAAGGTGTCAGACTTTGGCCTCACCAAGTTTCGCGCCGACCTGGCCGACGGCGTGGGCACGGCGGCACCCATCGGCAGCGTGCACTGGATGGCGCCCGAGGTGCTCGACGAGTCGTTGGACGTCGACTATGCCATGGCCGACGTCTACTCATTTGGCATCATCCTGTGGGAGGTGCTCACGCGCGAGCAGCCCTATGCGGGCATGTCGCCGGCGGCCATTGCCGTGGCGGTCATTCGCGACGGCGCGCGGCCGCGCATGCCCGACGAGGCCACGATGGCGGCCCACCCGCAGGCCTATGTCGACCTCATCCACGACTGCTGGCACCGCGACCCGACCGTGCGCCCGACCTTTATGGAGATCATGACCCGCCTTTCGGCCATGCACGGCGAGTCGAGCAGCGGCGTCGGCGTGTCGTCGTCGGGCTCGTCGGGCAACGACAGCATCCCACAGGCCCACTCCAAGGCCAAGCGCATCGATGTCACCCACCACACGGGCGGCTCGTGGACATTGCCGTCGAATTCGTCGGCGACCGGCACGGGCGACTATGACACGGGCTCGTCGACGAGCGCCACCGGTCGGTCGGCCCGCGCCGACGCCCTGGTCAATGGCACCGCGGCGGTGGGCGGCATCCGTCCGCCCGAGGGCACCATGGCCATTGTGTTTGCCGACGTGGCGCGCGCCGTGACGCTGTGGGAGCACGACCCCGAGGCCATGCGCGACGCCACCATGGCCTACAACGAGACCCTCCGCAGTCTCTTGCCGGCCCACCGCGGCTACGAGTCGCTCCTCGCCGTGGGCGCCCGCAGCATCGGCGAGGGCGCGCGCAACACGGGCGAGGGCTCGTTTTGCCTGGCGTTTGAGCGCGTCGCCGACGCCGTCGCCTGGTGCGCCGCGGCGCAGCGCGCCCTCTTGGAGGTGCCCTGGCCGCGCGTCCTGCTCGACCACCCGGCCGCCGCCGAGGAGTGGGGCGGCGCCGACGACCGCGTGCTCTTTTGCGGCCCGAGGGCGCGCATGGGCGTCCACGTGGGCGCGCCGCGCGTCTCGCGCGATGCAACCACCAAGCGTGTGGCCTATGTGGGTCCCGCCGTCGATGCCGCCGCGCGCATCACGGCGCTCGCCCACGGCGGCCAGGTGGTGCTCAGCGCCGCGGCCTACAAGGCGTTGGCTGACGAAACAGACGCCGGCGGCGCTCACCACTGGACAACGCGCCGCGTGGGCCGCATCGATCTGCCCGATAATGCGTCGAGCATCCATACTGCCATCTATGAACTGGCCGTGCCGCGGCTCGAAGGCCGCTTTTTCGGCGCCGGCACGTTGGCCGACTCGGCAGCCTCGTCGGATCGCGACCAGTCGTCGCGGTCGCGCGTCGACGGCGACGCCACCGACGAGGACCTCGGGCTCATGGTCGACGGCGACGAGCAGCGCTATCTGACGTCGGCCAACATGTGCCGCTGGGTGATTGACTTTGGCGACGTGCAACTGGGCGCCCAGGTGGGCGTCGGCTCGTATGGCGTCGTCTACCGCGCCCGCTGGAAGGGCGTCGACGTGGCCGTCAAGCGCTTTATCCGCCAGCAACTCGACGAGCGCACCCTGCTCGATTTCCGTGCCGAGACTGCGCTCATGCTCGACCTGCACCACCCCAACGTCGTCGTCTTTATCGGCGCGTGCGTGCGCCGCCCCAACCTGTGCCTGGTGACCGAGTTTATCAGGGGCGGCAACCTGCGCGCCATGCTCGCCGACGCGTCGGTGCGCATCGTGTGGGCCGACCGGCTGCGGCTCATGCGCACGGCCGCCGCCGGCGTGGCCTATTTGCACGGGCGCGACCGACCCATTGTGCACCGCGACCTCAAGAGCAGCAACCTGTTGGTCGACGACAATTTCACGATCAAGGTGGCCGACTTTGGCTTTGCCCGCATCCGCGAGGACAATGCGACGATGACCCGGTGCGGCACGCCGGCGTGGACGGCGCCCGAGATCCTGCGCGGCGAGCGCTACTCGGAAAAGGCCGACATCTACTCTTTCGGCATCGTCATGTGGGAGATCATCACGCGCAAGCAGCCCTATAGCGGGCGCAATTTCATGGCCACGACGCTGGCCGTGCTCGAAGGCACGCGCTTGGACATCCCCGCCGACTGCCCGGCCGACCTAGCCAAACTCGTGCGCCTCTGTTGGCACAAGAAGCCCGCCAAGCGCCCGTCGATGGACGAGGTCGTTGCCAAACTCGACGCCATGGGCGGCAACCCCGACGCGCACTCGCTCCCCGTGTGAGATCTATCTCCATAGATCCATCTATATCTCTTTTTTTTTCCCCGGCGGCGAGCGCATGGTTGCGCACGGCCGGCGGCAATTTGTACACACACACACACACACACAAAAAGTGTCGGCACCAACGCGGCGCCCCACTTTTTTCTCTTGCACAGTAAAACCGCATAAAAATCGCTATGCATTTTTGTCTCTTTTCTCTTTTGTGATTCTCTGCGTGGTTTGTGCGCGACATTGGTGCGCGGCGTTGCTTGGGCGCCTTGTTGCCGGCAGGTCATGGTCGGCTCTAGAGAACTAAGGTGACCAACTGACGCAAAGGAAAAAATGTTTGTGGGGAGCGGTGCGCGGCAAAGCCACCGCAAGCGCGGTGCCTCGCTGCCGAGAAAAAAAAAAGAGACAGCGCAAAAAGGCGGCACCATTTTTACTTTTTGTTTTTTCTTTTTCGTAAAAAATACTTTGCGCGTACGGTATGATGGCGGCGGGTGCCTCTTGCTGGTGGTTGTTTTGCCTCTTGTGGTCGGTGCTCTTGGCGGCCGCTGCCTGCATACTTTGGGCGATGGATGTCCCCGCTGGACCCGTCATGAAAAAGGGCCAGAGAAACAAAGCGACCGACGACGGGCGCGGTGCCTCGGCAAGTAATCGAGACGTCGCCACCAACGACGTGACAAGCGGCACCGCGGTACCTGTGGCAGACGACCGCGCGCCGTCGGTCGTTGCCGACGATCACCATGACGACAACAATGATGACGATGACGGCGTCTCTACTTCCGACTCGGCGCCGCTGACGCTGGTCGATCTTCCGCCCGAAGTGCACTGCCACATTGTTTCCCTTCTCGACGCGCGCGGCGCCGTTGCCTATGTCGGTGCTGCGCGCGCCCTGCGCTTTCTCGACCACCGACAGGCGCTGGCCTTGCGCCCGACGGCGGCCATCGGCGAGTGCGTCTGTGGTTGCGAGATGCACATGTGCGACAGGTGCTCGTGCGGGGGGCGCGCCGACATGATCGACTCGACCGTGCGCATGGGATGCAGCACCCTGTGCTACCCGGCGCACATTGCCTCGCTCATGGCCGCCGAAAGGTTTGACGAGGCGCGCGCCCTCTGTCACCGACTGGAGGGTCTCCTCCTCCTCCCTGCCTTTGCTCACCTCGGCGAAGCGCGGTCGCGTCGCGCGTTGACGTCGTGGCTACTGTGTGACTCTCTGTGGTTGCGCAGCACGAGCGCGTCCACTGACGCGGCTATTGCGGCGCTGGCGCACGAGATGGCCGGGACGTGCGTCTTTCGCGAGGAAATCTGGGAGTGCAGCAGCCCGATCGGTATCGAGAGTGCACTGGCGCGCGGCCACTATGCGTGCGCCAAGGCATCGCTCACCACGGACGAGATCAACAAGGCGCGCGGCGGCTTTGGCGATCCGCTCAGTTGCGTCGCCATCGAAAACATTCTTGACGAGGCAGCCTCTGCCGGCGACGACCCGCGCGCCCTAGAGCGCCTCGCGGCCATGTGCCGGGCCGCCCAGCACTTTAACGCAAAGGGCCTTGCGGATGGTGCGACGGTGAGACGCCTCATCCAAATGCACAACCGGACCCAATGCGCGACCATCACACCCCGCGCCATCGCCGTCATCGCACAGTATGCGCCCGGCGTGGGCGAGATCGCCGCGCCCAAGGAACGCGCCCGGCCCGCGGCCGTCCAATGGTGTGGCGGCGAGGCCCTGCTGGCGGCCTTTATCGGCGGACGCTTTGACGAGGCCGACCGGTTGTGCGCCGAGGCACGCGAGGCCCTGGGCGACGGGGACGGGGAGTACGCCGAGATGGTGGCCGCCAGGCTAGACGCCACGGCGTCGGATCGCCTCCATCGCCACGTGGTCTACGCGGACGACCCAGAAGTGGCGACCGGCGTGGCCAACATCCTGTCCCGGCACTTTCCCCGCGCATGGTCTGCCCAACTGCGCGCCGCGCTCTTTGGCAAGTGCTTGTCTTCACAAGACTGCACGCCGTGTACAGCGGTCATGCACGTCCGGCACCTGTCCTACACCACGTCGCCTTCGCTCGGCGGTCTCCACGTCTGCTTTGCACTGTGGCCGTCGCCGCACCGCCGCGGGCGTCGGGTCGCCCATTCGAGAGAGCGGGCGCTGGCGCTCTTGCGCCACCCGTCGGTGAGGTGGCCGAGACGCGCGGCCCTGACTGCGGCGGCCTATGGCGACATCGAGGTCCTTGACGCGCTGACGCCCAATCGCGTCGACAACGAGCCGCAGGTGCCCGGCTCGCTGCCGTGGAACATTGGCGTGGTCGCCCTCTTGGCTGCGGCCGGCTATGAACAACACGCGCGCCACATGGGCCGCCGATACGGTATCGCGTACGCGGCCGTCGACGTTGCCGGAACGGTCGCGGCTCTCGACATCACCAAGGCGCGCAAACCGTGGTCGCGCCTCTACAGCAATGTCCTGCCGCGGTGCCCGTTGCCGCTGACGGCGCAGTTGTCGTTGTGTCGCAAAGACGCACGCAGGACCATCCAAGAGGCCATGGACCACGGCGTGGGCGTTCCCCTCAACGCCGTGGATGCCGTCCATCTGGCCGCAGCCTTTCCGGGCATCTTTGATGATCGACTGGCGTCCCGTGTCATCAAGCCGACAACGGCCGTGGGCGCCGTCGACTGGCTTTATGGTCAGACGGCCTTGATGTTTGACTCTGCCTATGTCGTCTCATGTGCGTCGATCGGCGCTACGGGCGTCGTGCACCTGCTCATGGTCCGCAACGGCATAACATGTGACGTCGACGCCGTGCGCGTGGTGCTGCCCGACTGGGTCGGGTCCTACTTTGAACCCGACAGCGACTATGGCGACGAGGATGGTGCCGGGTACGAGGATGGCGACGGCGACGATGGCACAAGGGATAACAATAACGATGACGGCGGCAGCAGCGCCGGCCCGGTGGGACCGATGCCGTGGATCGATTTCATGGAGCCCGTGTTGCGCGCCGCCATCAACCCGTCTGCCGAGTCGGCCCCCACAAGCGACAACAATGACATGGACCCCTGCGGCCGACAGGACCCGACTCCTTGACGCCGAGGCCTTGTCTGTGCCCCAAAAAAAACATCAATGCCCAAAAAACGCAAAAAAAATAAAACCGCAATACGGCCCACAAGTTTATCGGGAAAAAATTGAAAAAAGGAGGCCACGCGACAGAGGCGGGGCGCGGCCGCCAAGGCCGCCGCCCGAGATGGGTGCGCGCAACAACCAACAACAAAATTCCGGCATAAATCGAATAATGGCATGGGTTTTTGTTGGCGCGCCAGCGAGTTCAACTGGTCCATAGGAGACGGCCGGGAACAGAGGCGCCATCCCGTCGGTGGTGCCGCGAGGCCAACAAAATGGCGGGCGGGTGGACAAAGCGCCTGTCGCACAAGACACTGTGGGTCCGCCAAAAAAAAGGAGGAGGAACAGGAGGACTGATTGCCAAGAAAAAAAAAGGAGAGGCCACCCACACGACACCAGCGCCAGGCCGCACAAGGAAAAAAATGCAAAGGGACACACCAACGCGCAAGCGCAAAGCCGACGACATCTACGACAGTGGCGAGGGGGCGCGCGGTGCGCACGACAACCACGACGAGGCCGGGCGCCGTTGCCGGCCGCGATCCGGCGCAACCAACGCGACAGGCGGGAGTGCGCCCGCGATCCGGCACATGGTCGACGGCAATCTGCTGGCCTTTGCCGATCCCTCGTACGAGATCTAGCGCGGGCACGATCCAACACACACACACACAACACACTGTGGTTTGGTCGATCACAAAGGAAGAGAAAGAAAAAACACGCGTCCCTTGCCTCTTTCGGCGCTCAGCCCTCCTGCACGTCGCACCAAAAACACGCACCGCCAGACAGGAAAAAGCAAAAAAAAAGAGTAGAAAATTGTTGAATGAACGCCAATCTCTTTCTTTTTTTTTTTGAATGGCCACGTCATGAAAAGGGTGGCGCGGCGCGGGTGCGTCGAGGCCATCACCGCAACTCTGCGCAAGTGCATACAAACAAAAAAGACACACGAGAGCACAACAGCGACACCCGCACGACCAAAACGGAAAGAGGGCATACAAAAAGAAAATCGAAAAAATCCGCAGTAAATATGGACGAGGCGGCCGGCGTCAAGGGTTACTGTCCAGAGGGCGAAATGGCACAACAACACGAGGCCAAGACCGTGCGCATCCAGGTGGCGTTGGACCTGCACCTCGAATTTGCCGATCCCGAGACGCTCCGAGTGGACGAGGTCGTCGCGCCCACCGATGCGTCCGTCCTGGCGCTGGTCGGCGATATCGGCTCGCCCGCCAAACCCACTTATGGCGCCTTTCTCGCAGCCATGGCGGTACGCTACGACCACGTGCTCGTGATCGCCGGCAACCACGAATACTATGGCGGCTCGGCGTCGGACGCGCCCACCATGGCCGATCTGGCGGTGATGATACGCGAGGCCTGCGACGCTCACGCCAACGTACATTTTCTAGACGACGACGCCGTGGTTCTGGACGGCGTGCGCTACGTCGGGTCGACCCTGTGGTCCCACGTGCCCGAGGCCTTGCGAAAGCGGTGCACCAAGGACATGAACGACTATCATTTGATCCGCACCGCCAATGCTCACACGCCGGCAGAGTCCTCCTCAAAGCGCCGGCCCTCCAAGCAGATCTTTGTCGATACCTACGCCGACGGCGAGGACGAGTCTAGATGGCGCGACGACGGCAAAAATGGCGACGGCAAAAATGGCGACGGCAAAAACGGCGACGGCAAAAACGGCCACCGATCGTCGGCTACGCCCCTGAGCAACGGCCATGGTCTCTTGACCGTCGACGACACCAACGCGCTCCACGCGGCAGCGGTCGAGTTTATCGAGGAACAGATCTCTGAAGCGACGGCATCCGGCAGTCGCCAGCCGGTCGTCGTGCTCACCCACCACGCGCCCTCGTTCAAGTCGATCCACCGGCGCTACGCCGCCTCGTTGGTGACGTGCGCCTTTGTCACCGACCTGGAGCGCCTTATGCGCCCACCGGTCGTCCTCTGGCTGCACGGGCACACGCACACGGCGTGCGATTACGAGGTCACCGTCGGCGGCGATGCGTCGGGAAAGAGCGACGGCGTCGATACCGGCGATGGAGGCGCCAAGCACGCAGTGCGCGTCGTCAACAACCCACTGGGCTACCTCCACGAGCGCGCCCATTCGGGCTATGCCAGCGACAAGGTGGTCGACATTCACATGCCTGTGTGTCCCTAAAAATGCGCCATCGCCGCCCGACAATTTCATTCCCCTCTTTTTTTTTTCATCGTCGCACGCACAAGAAAAACCCCAACCTTTTTCCGTAGCGATCCCTGGTCGTATTGATCGAAAAAAAAAGGTGCATTGACAAAAAACAAGACGTGGGCACGGTCGTGTCTAGGCAGCGGCAGGGCGCGTCTTTGTTGAGGTGGCGCCAGAGGCGTCGGCGACCACCGGGGCGGCACAGGCAAAGGGCACGTTGCCAATGAGCGACACGGCACGCGCACGTGCGGCCGACGCGGCGCGCCCGTGGCGCCTGCAAAAGGTGCCCTCACCGTCGACGTGCATGCGCGGAGTCTTGGTGCAGCCAGGCGCGTAGCACGCGATTGGCGCCTGCCACTGGTTGTGCGAGTCTTTGGCGGCGGCGACTACAGCGACGACGCTGGGAGATGGTCGGTACGGCGTAGGCGGCACACCAAAGTTGTCCTCGATGCGCACGGAAAGCGTCATGGGCACCCATCCAGACACGCCACCGCATGCTATCCTCGGCATGGGGGTGTGTGCGGGCGGCGCGACGCCCATGGGTGCCTCTCTTGTGCGCGTCAGATGCGCGCCACGCACTTGCTGGTGTTGCCGATCGGGACGGTCGCTTTGTGGGTGCCCTGGCGCAATCCAGGTTCCGGGGGCGTGTGCGTCGTGGCGAGTACGCGCAACCCCAGAGGGTCCCGTGTTGGCCGCAAGCAAAGAGGTGACCGGCCAGGGCGCCGTTGTGCCCGTTGTCGAGGGCGCCAATGCAACAGACCCTTCCACGGGTGTGTTGGTCGGTGCTAGGCCGTGTCGTTGACCATCGACAGACGATGGCGATGGCAGTGGCGGCGGCCAAGACGTTGATCGGCTATCGACGGGTTCCGGACCAAACCAGGATCTCGGTATCGGTACGTCTGTCCCGTCGTTGTGGCTATGCTGTTGTTGTTGTTGCTGCGTGCACAGACGAGGATGATCCGATGTCGACAGTGTGTCAGCCACAGAAAGAGCAGACGCCGTCGGCACAGTCGTCTTGTCGGCGCTTGCGGGTCCGTCGTCGAATGACGCATTCGAGGACGCGGCGCTATTTGCGTGTGCTGTGCGCGACCGGGTCCCGACCCAGCCCGTCTGGGCCGAAAGCCGTACGGCATAGTGGACGTGACCGTGATCGGGGCGCTTGCGAAAGACGACCTCGGCGATGCGCGCCTCGGCCTCGTCGGCGCTTCCGCAGTGCGGTCCGATGCGAGCGCGTAGGTTGGACACGACGGCCGCGTGTCGCGGGCAAAAGAGACCACGATGGATCGCCACCAGGCGCGCGTGCCGGCGGCAGCCAAGCGCATCGCACATGCGCGCGCCGTTGGCGTTGAACAGTTCGTCGGGCGGCCTCGTCGTCGGCCCGACGGCCACCGACTGGCCTGGTTCGATCGGACGCGCCCCGGCAAACCAGTGGCACGATGCGCCGCTCATCATCCCGTCCTGTGTCCTTTTTTCCCTTCTTTTTCTTCCAACTTTTTTTATCTCGTTCTTTTTGGTGACGCGCCAACTACAGCGGAGCGTGAGATCGCTCGGCGCCTGTTTTTTTCTTTTCGTGGGTCCGGTGGTCGGTGCGCCCTGGCGGTTTGCGCTTCCTTTCCTTTGGCGGTTGTGCCGGCGTGACTTTTGTTGTGTCAACAAAGCGCGGGCGCAGCGGTCTCTGGCCGAAAGGGTCCATCCTTTTTTTTTTTGAAGGGCCCCTTTGACGGACCTACCCGTGATTGCTGCCAAAGACAACGCTTATTGGTTCATTTTTCGGGCATACTGGCATCGTAGTATGATGCCATGTTTTTTCCTGCCTTGCAAAAAGAATGGACGCATCCGCACGATCGCCAAAAAAGGCGCTCCTTGTTGGCGAGCCCGTCGATCGCTCTGGCCGGCAACCCCCTTTTTTCTGTTCTCTCTTTCGAGAGGTCTTTGTGAGCGGCGCGCCGCCACTGGCCCACTGCCCGACCAAACCCCCTCGGAAAAAAAGGCAACTGTACCGGCCCAAATTCTTGTGTGTGCAAAAAAGTCATTGGGAGGGCTCAAAAAAAAGAAACAATTGTCACGGGGCGCGTTGCTCGGCTTTTTTTTGTAAATTGCCTCCATGTCTGCGCACCCAAGGACAGAGCACGGCGCAGACGACCGCGATGTGCGGCTCGGTCCGCCTGGGCGACGACCCTGTAAACGGCAGCGGATCGACGTGCACACGACGGCTGGTGGCAGCGGCGACAATACAAAGGACACGACAACGACAGGGGACACGCCTGGCGTCAACGATCAAGAGCGCGCCAGTGGACCCGAGTGGAGCGACTTGCCCGACGAGGTCGTCTACCTGATCGCCGAGTATTGCGCTATCGGCACTTTGGCACGACTGGCGCAAACCGACCGCCGCACACATGCCCTAGTGCGCGACGACCGTCTTTGGAAGAATCTGTGTCGTATGCGCGCCGAGACCGATCCGACGGCGTGTCCCGCAGGTCCAGCGTGCGTGCGCGGGCGTGGGAGTGATCGCACCGATGATTTGACGAGCCGCACACGGCACTGGCTGGCGACCGATGCACGCGAGCGCTCGACCGACCGCGCACCTGGCGGACCACATGCACCGCCGCCTTGGCTATGGAACGAGTTCAAGGACGCCGACCCGCTGGGGTGTTGCGTGTGCCACGTGCCACGAGGTGGCGTCGATGGTCCATGCGACCACCGATGGCTGTACGCCTCGTCGCTGACGCCTCCCGTGACCTACCACCGAGGACCCGGAAGCAAGCCGCGACGTGTCGGTCGCATTGTCGACGTGCCCAACTGGCGATGGCGTTGGGTGTCGCTCCTCGGATCGAGCCCGTCTGGCGAGGGAGGCATCACGCGTCGCTCGTGCACCTACTATAGCGGCGAGGTCGACGCGCAGGACCGCCCGCACGGACGCGGCACTCTTGTCGTGCTGTCAGAGGCGCCGTCGCACTCCAATGGCAGCAACGCTATCACACCCACCGTCGTCTACCGCATGGCGGGCCACTGGAGCCACGGGGCCGCAAACGGGGCGATGCGCATGCGCAACTATGCGCGCGACGACGACCAGGACATCTACTGCAACAAGACGGTCTACTTTGATGGCATGTGTAAAGGAGGCAGGCCTCGCGGACGCGGTCTGGTCGTCCTCGGCAAATCAGTCTATGACGGCAAGTGGGACCCATCGGGCTATCCGACGGGCGCGGGCTTCTCTTGTTCTGATCACGGCCTCGTGCGCTACGGGCTCGACAGAGGCTCGCACCGCTCGCTCATGCATCATGTCGTGCTGCGTCCCGACGGCACCGTCGCCTGCGAAGACGCCTACGCCGACCCCTATGATGACGACGATTGTTGCGACCACGCGCACGATGTCGACTCGGACGCTTTCGACGACAACAACTGTGATGTCGACAACAACGAAATCTTGCGCGACGCCGACATCGACGCGTTGATCGCCAGGGCAGCGGCCGCGTGCGATCGCGATCTACGGGCGCGCTCTGCCCCGGTGGGCGAGGGCTACAGTGTGATACGCGACCGCGCGGGCAAAGTCGTCTACACGGGTCTCTTGGACGGCGACTTTTCGCCGTGTCCCGGCCGGGGTACGCTTTTCCTGCCCGATGGCGGCCATGTGACCTACATTGGCAAAATCGAGGCTGCCGGTCGCCGCCGTCGCCTGGCGAGCATCACATACGCCGGCGGCGACAGAGTGACCTGCCTTGTTGTGCCCTCGTCGCCCTCTGACGCTCCCGTAGTGTTGGCGTTCACGTTTTCGTCCCACGCTCTGCCTCCCTTTGCCCGCCGCACCATTAGGACGCCCTGGCGCGTATTGTCGCTGTCGTCGCCGCCGCCATCGGCGCCCATCGACACGCCCCCAAAGACAGTGCCGGACAACTCGGATCTAGACCGCCATCGCGCGCATGGCGAGGATGGCATGGTAGGCGACGGCGTCGTCGGGAGAAATGACGAGGGCCGAGATGGCAACGACGATGATATTGTGTCGATCGACGCGTGCCCCGACGACACAGTCGTCACCCACCTGACGCGATATCCTCCTGTGCCTGCGGCACTCGATGCCATGCGCGCCTTGGCCGGCGTTGCCTTTTGGCCCGCGGTCCGCGGCGAGGAGCGCGACGCCTTTTTCGACCACATGACGGCCCGCTACGGTTCCCGATGGGCCGCCTATCGCGCCGTGGCCGACGCCGTCCCTCCCTCGTGAGAGATGGGCCCATGTTTCGTTGTGCAGGTGTCTATTTTTCACGCGCGCATGCGCGCTCTTTTGCGGTCCTCTCTTGGCACACGGGTCCCCAATTCCTTTGTCTCGTGGGCGCATGTTTTTTTGGGTCTTTGGAAGCAAAAAACCGGAAAATCGGAAAAAAAAAGAAACCATTGAGGGTCGCCTGGACGCAGAGATCAAAAAGGCGACGACCCAACGCTGGGGTTTTGTTGGTGTGGCGGCTTGGAGCCAACCTTTTTTTTTGGCGCTGACGGCTTGCGTCCCTGCGATCGCGCGTCCCTGTTGGCGGCGCGGCGTCGGCGCGATGTTGTTGGCCCCTTAAAAAATAGTCCAACACCTTCTCTTGCCTCTTCTTTTTTCGCGTGCGCTTTTTTACGGCGCCACATAACAAATCCAAATGTTTGCGGGTTTTTTTTCTCTCTTTTTCCCTTTAAACAAGCCCCCAAGCACGGTTTTTTGTTTTTTTGCATTTTTGTTGGTGGCGAGGTCGCCTGTCGCTGGGGGACGGACAAAGGGACGCCGGCGACGGGAAGGAGTCCTCTTTTTTTTCGGACGACGTCCCTTTGGCCGTCGCCATACCCGACCCGCCAAAGAGTCGCCGGTCTTTGGCGCGACGAAAAAAAGAGAGGGCAAAGAACACACGCACGAGAAAAAAAAGAGTATTTTGAGTGCCGTCGGCGTGATGCCCACGGCGTGCCGACTCTTTTTTTTATTTTTCGTCGTCTGTCGATGCGCGCCAAGGGCCTTGTTCAAAGAAACGGCAAACCAAAAAAAAAGAGAGGCTGCGCAAAAAGTGCACAGAGCCGCAGGCAAGGATCAGGGGGCGATCCGCTGCTGCTCTGGTTCCTCGACCAAGAGGATAATCTCGTAGGCTTCCAGGTCGCCAGAAACGGGCGAGCGCCCAGGGCGCACGACGCGAGCCGCTTGGTGCGTGATTGTGGCGCTCCCGATCGCGCCATCAGACGCAGACGCCGAGCCCTGCCGGATGAAGGGATGGACGACTGCACCCGCGCCCTCTTGTTGGCCAGTCGGCACCGCAGAAAAGAGACCGACAGAGGCCGAATCGAGCGGACCATAGGCATGGGCGGCTTCGATGACGACAGCGCGTGGTCTCACGGGCACGGCTCGGGCGCGCGCCAGACGGTCAATCGTCACGTGGATGCCGTCCCCATGCGACGTCATCCCCTCAAAGCCGGAAAACACCAGGCCGTCCCACTCGACGCGCTTTTCGCCGCCCACAAACTCGATGCTGTCAAAGGCCAGATGGATCGTCCTCCATCGACGCCCACTGTCGTCGGTGACGGCCTCGCCCACGCGAGATGGCGGCTGGTAAAAATGCTCTGGCACTAGGTCGCCGTGCTGGGCGAGGATGGCCTCCCGATCGGCCTCGCCTAGCAATCCCAAGACGCGCCCCAACAGGCGGGTCTTGACGATCGGTTCGAGGCCCGACGCGAGCATGTGCCACACAAAAGAGGTTAGTTGGGCGCGTGCGTCGCTGGTGCCGCCGTCGCGCGTCTGCGCGGCGATGGCCACGAGTAGGGCATGCAGCACAAAGCGTACGAGGCGGCGTATGTGGTGGCGAGGTGCTTCGACAAACAAAGCGGCGTGGATCACGTCGACTGGGTCGCCGCACTCGACCACGCGCTCCACCCTGTCGTCGTCATAGAGACATTCGACGACAAAGGCCAGCGCCGCGGGATCAAACGACATCTCCAGCAGGTAGGCTGAGCGGCAGATGCGAGAGCCATCAGCGTCGCGTCGGTCCACGCGGTCCGGCTCGACGTGTCGAAACAGGGCACCAAAATAGGCGGCCCTGGCGAGGATGGCGCGGTGGGCTGCTATCCTCGTGGGCGCGGCGCTCTCGTCGGTGCCGCATAGGCGCACCTCCAAGAGACAGTCGCAGTGTTGGTGGCGCATCGTGGCGAGGACGCGCTCGGCCCATTGTGTCATTTCTGTGCTGTGCAATCCCCCTCGACCCTGCGTCGCCTCTCTAGCGCGTGTCTGCAGGTGCCGAGAACAAATAAGGGTCGCAGTGCCTTTGGGGCCTCTTCTTTTTTGATGATATTTTGTGTGTGTGTGTGTGTGTGTGTGTGTGTGTGTGTGTGTGTGTGTGTGTGTGTGTGTGTGTGCGCGTATCTTTTCCTACACCAACCTGGCCGATCGGTTGCGCCCGCTTTTTTTTTCATGCGGCCTCGTTGGGATTTTTGGCCCGGCCACCGCCGCGCCTGAATTGCCCCCGGCCTCTTTTTTTTCTGATCGCGTGGTCGCCAACGGACAGCCCAGAGGCCGCATGAAAATTCTTGTCCCGCGACGCAAGGGCGGCCTCGAAAGGTCCTTTGGTGATTGGTGTAAAAAAATAGCGCGTGCCCAAGCGAGCCAACTGTCGCCCCGCAGTCGCCCGCGTCGTCTGGGCGACTCGGCCAGTTTCTTTTCCTCTTTTTTTTTTCTTTCGCGACGCGCTGGCGCGGCGGCGGGAGCACGCACGAGCGCGCCGTGGTTGTCCCGTGCCGGAATGTTTCGGGGCCGTCTCTGTTTTTGTTGGCGCAGAAAAAATCGACGGGGAAAAGACGGCGCATCGAGAATGGGTTTTTTTGATGTCCTCCTTTACAAATTCGGCAACGCGGGGGCAACGGCGTGCATGGGGATTCAAAAGAAAAAGGTCAGACCAAAGATGGCGAGGAGCGCGATTGCAAGTGTGGTCAGCGTGCACATGTCGCACAGCCACGCCGCCTTTGCTCCGTCGTCGGTCAGACCGCAGGGGCAGGCACAGCGCGATCCGTCCTCGCCATTCGTCACTCGGCCGCGCACCGACGGGCCGTTGGGCGTGCACGTGCATGTGCACAGGTCGTCGGCGAGGGGGGTGACTTGCGGGCTGACGGTGACGGCGGCGCAGGGTTTGTGGGCAAATCCGTCCGTCACCACTGGGGCACGGTCGACGTAAGAATAGAAAAAGGCAGAGGCACCGAGCACGATGACGAGGCCAAGGAAGGCGACCCACACATAGGTAGATCGGCGCCATTGCATCGACGCCGGCGCGGGCAACGTCGGTCGCGCGTTGGCAGACGTCCTCATGGACGCGTGGTAGTTGCATCGACATGCGCGGCATTTGTTGGTGCCGTCGTTGGCCGCAGTCGGCGACGGCGCGACAAGAGGCAACGCGGCGTTGGTTTCGTACACGAGCGGCACCGTGACGTCTTGGTCGTCGGGGGGCTCGACAACGGGTGCAGAAATGGATGCAACAATGGGGACGTCGGGCATGTCGATCGACGCAGAAAGAGCCCGGGCATCGACGGACGCGGTGGAAAAAAGTTGGGACATCGACGCAGACAATGGATGATATGGCTTGTTGAGGGTGATGTTGGTTCAGGGTCTGGGGGCCTTTTTGTGCCTTGGCGTAATGTCGCCGCAACCAATCCTATGGGCGCGTTGGTTTTCTTGACCACACATGCCCAATGGATCGACCCGGCGGGTGCGTCCCTGCAGAATGTAAAGAATAAAAAAGGATTCAAAGAAAAAAAAGAATCCGTGCGCGAGTGTGGTGTTTGGAGGAGTTGTGCGCTGCGCGGCCAGCACGCGGCCGAGACGACAGCCTTCCGCCCGCCCCTTGGCTCGCTAAAAAGAGCAAAAAAGATCGTCCCGCCGCAAAAAAAAGACAAAAATTGTGCGTGGGTCTTTCGACCATGCCCGTTTCACGTTGCATGGCAATCGGCGCGCGCCGCCTGATGGGCACTCGCCGATGCGTATTCTCGATTGGATGGCAAATAGCCAATCAAATTTATGCTGCACCACTTTGTATGTCTACTTTTTGTGTGCGTCGGCGCGCGCAGTCGCTCGGTCGCCTTTGACACGAGACAAGGTAACCCACCACAACCGTCCAACGACACCACAACCGCCGGACCGGCGCGACAAAACCAAAGAAGAGCGCGCGCGAGAGAGACAGAAAAACAAACAGACGAGCGGCAACGCCAAGTATGATGGAGACGGACGCCGACGACGGCTTTGCGCTCCTGCCTCAAGAGTTGCTCGCAATGGTTTTCGACCATGTTGGCGCCGCCTCTGATTTGGCCGCCATTTCGGCTGCCTGTCGTCCGTGGCGCTGCGGCGTCGCCGCTCGTCTCGACGGCGCGCATCAGGCATGGCGCAACCGACTCGCCGCCGACGCACGATGGAACCCACTGCACGCCGACTTTATCGTGGCGCTCGCCCTCGCCTACGATCGGCCGGCGGTCCTAGAGGCCGTACTCGACGTGACCGACCTTGACCCTTGCAAGGTCTTGCGCGTCGGATTACCCGTCGCGTGGACCAAGTCGACGTGCGCTGTCGTCCTTTGCGGCGCCAAAAAGGACGATCCGTGGCGCCACCCGCTCATCAGACACGACAATGGGTACGCGGGTCCCGACGCGGCATCGCTCAAGACGCCGCTGGCCATCGCCGCGTGTTGGGGCGCGCTGGCGTGTATGGACGCCCTCACAGAGCGCGGTCTCGTACCCGAACCCAGTACCGTGTTTGGCCTCATCAACGCGGCGATTGGCCACGGTCTCGGCACAACCTACCTGACCTACCCGATCGCTGCGTGCGATCCGACGTCGCGATGCAAAGAATGGGCCAACGGTTGGCACGGCCGGTTCGCCTCGTCACCGAGTGCAAATACGGCGGCTGTCGTCGAACGATTGCTCGACGCCCTTCCCGCATCGGCCACGGACATTTCTCTGTCGACGTCTTTTTTTTACCGCACCCCGCGCCCTATGTGCGCTCTCTTGCATGCGCTCGCGTTGTGGGAGGGCCGTCCTCGCGATGGACGACCGCCAATCGCGCAGGTCGCGATGTGGGTCCGCGACGTGGTCAATCTTCTCGTGGCGCGCGGCCTTGCGTCGACCACCAAGCACGAGAGCGACTGGCAGATTGTCGCCAACCACATGCCCTACTTTTCGACGCCGTGCCGAGCCATGTTGTCTGCGGCGCAGGACGCCCTCGCCGGGGTCCCAGCAACGGCCACACCCCCATGAGCCATTTTCATCGGCCTCTTTTTTTCTTTCGACACAAAAATAGACGGCTTGTCGCGCCCCAAAAAAAGAAACCGGTCTGTATTCTCGGTCATTCTCGCTGTGCTCCCGTGCGTCATCTCTCTTTGCGGCGAGGGAAATGAAAAAAACTAGGCCCCTGCCTGTGCGACTTTTGAAAAAAAAAAGGGGGGAAATCGCTAGCGCTCGCGGGTACTGCGATCCGTCCCCCAATCGCAAATGGCCGCACAAAAAGAGACGCCCACAACGGTACAGGGGGGCGAAAGAAAAGGTGCTGTGCAGCGGCCAAAGTGGCCCTCGGAGGCCTTTTTGCGACACGCCAGCCGGCCGCTTGTCGGCTTTTTTTCTTTCGCATGCCCGCCCTGCGCAAGTTTTGGCGGTGTGATTTTGCTGGCCGCGTGTGCGTTTTCTTTTTTTTTTCGGTATTATCCAATATGCGCCCAGTGAGGCGGCGGTCCGTTGGTTTGCGCGTCCAGAGGGCACGGCGTCCGCGTTGACAGTCGCAAAATGAACTTGACCGATGCCGAGGCGCACACAAACAAAAGGCGTCGTATGGATGGGTCGGTGCGTGCTACGCCGACGGGCGACATGGCCGTGTGGCGCTTGCTGGCCGACTCTACTGCTCGCCCGCCGACCTGGGCGCGGCGAGCATGGTCGACTGGCCCCTCTGTCGTCTCGTCTTTTGGCGAGCGCCTGGGGAAGGGCATTTATGAGACGGCCTTTCCGCCTTGCGGTCGTGGTTGCGTGGCAGTGCTATGCGAGCGGCTGCAATGGAAAAGCAACGCCCCTACAAAGCAGAGGGAAAAAAGAGGCGAGGCTGCACGCCAAAGCGCGCGCACTTGATCTATTGGCATAAAAAAAAGAGGTGTGGCAACGCGTCAAGAGCCATCGGTAGCGTCGGGCCGAGGGATGGCGGCATAGGCTGCGACAATGGCGTCGAGACCCAGCCGGGCGATCATGACCGACGGGTGCCGGCTGATGTGTGGCGGGTTAAATGCCATGTAGTCGTCCTTGCATGTCGCTGTGACCGCCTGTCTTTCTGTGACCTCGACGGCCCTGCGGCGCATGTCACCGGCGCCATCATCGTCGTTGTCGCCAAGCCGACCAATGTCCGTGGTCGCCCCACCGTCGGTCGCGCACGCCGCGGCTCCAGAGCGTCGCCGCGCGGCGCCGAGACAATGACCATACATCGCATCGTCCAGAGGCACAAGGGATATGCGTTCGTCGGGCGAATAGCCAGCGGCAATGAGACTCGACAGACTGCGGGTGATGCGCGAGAGCGGACCGTCAACAGGCTCCTCCACTTGGTCCCGCCCGTAGGCGTCCCCGGCCCATTCCAGGGCGCCGCGCAAGACCGACAATGGGTTGATGTCCAAGACACCCAAGGGCGGCGGCGTGCGCGCAAATGCCGCCAGCAGGTCGTCGATGATGCCGGGTCCGTCGACTTTGCGATGCTCGGGTGTGGCCCATGTAGAGGGCGCGCGACCTGCAGTCCCTCGGCGATGCTCGACCAGCAGCACAGTGCCGTAGGCAAGACGATCGATGGCGCAAGCCAGCAAGGTCTCGACCGAAGGGAGAGGACGCGCGCCGGCAGCCAAGAGCGTCCTCACGACGCGCCGAGACCCGCACCGGACGGCCTTGACCAGGGGCGTTTGCGGTAGGGCGCTGCGCGGCAGGGGCACGGCCAGGACGTGTATCGCGCCCAGGTCGTCGCCCAATTCGTAGGGTATGACGCCGTTGCGACCGGGCACACGACACGGCACGTAGCGCACCCTGTTCGTAGACGGCGCGCCCCACACATGATTGTCGGCTGTCACACCAAAAGTGGCCGTGATGGACGTGGCCCAATAGGCCATGGACTCGATCGGGGGCATTTGCGCGTCGGGCGACGGGATCACGCCGACGCGCAGCACGGCAGCGACAGTCACTGGATCGTCGCGTGCGATGGCGTTGTGCAGGGCTACATAGTGGGCCATCACGTCGATGCCATCCTGCGGCTTGATTCCGACTCGGATCAGCGCCGCCGTAAGCCTCTTGGCCAGGGCCTCGCGCGCGGCGACGGCCAAGAGGGCGCCCGACGCTGCCGCGGCGGCCACATCTCGCGAGCAGAGACGATCGACGACAGCCACGACAATCTCATAGGGCGCGCTCGCAAAGGGCGACCAGGGCGGTTGGCTTTCATCATGGCCCGTGAGGTGGTCGATCGCGCCGTATGACGCCATTCCCAGGGTCTTTTTGTTTTTTTCCTCTTTTCGTTTTCTCACTCCTCGGTCCGATGCGCCGCCGACCGGTCCGCTGCGCTGTCGTCGGTGGTCTTGGCGGACGCCTTTTGGGGTCGTCCTTTTTTTTCGCTCTTGTGAAAATAGACGGCGCGCACCAAGGCGTCTTTGCCGTGGACCGACGCGAGCGTGCGACTTTTAGCAGACAAAAAAGAGAGGCGGGCAGCGCCGCAGGCGCGCCTATTGGTCGTCCCTCTACTGATATGTCCACCCAGGCACAAAATGGCAATAAAGAAAAGGAAACAAAAAACCATAAACGTGCAATCCTTTTTGCTCATAAAAAATGGTTTCGCGAAAAAAAAAAGAAAAAAGCAAACAGTGGCGACTGGGCGCAAGTCCTTTGTGGCAACCTTTTTTTCAATGACACGAATTGGTCGAGCGCATCGTGCGTGCGCAACTCGGGCGCTGGCTGTGGCATTCTTTCGCTCGCCTAAATGCGCGCCGACAGGTTCGAGACGCCATAGGCCTTGTGGATCACATCCATGCCCTGGAGGACAACAGGGTCTCCCGCCCAGGCCAGACATTCAAGGCGCATCCTGGCGAGCACACACTGGGTCGCTTGTCGCTCTGTCGTGGCCACGAGGCGCGTGCGATAGGCCGCCAGCGACTCACGGGCAGCACAAAGCGAGCCCCCATCTGGATTTAAATGGCCGTCGACGGTCGATTCGGCCATTTCGCCATGGCACGGGCGGGCGCCATAAAGCGACGGCCGCAGAGGGATGTGCGCCAGAGGTTCATCGGGCGAGTAGCCCGCACGCAGCAGCATCTCGACGGCACGGTCGACCCGTTTGTACAGAGGCACCAATGTACTGCTTGTCGTTGTCACGCCACCCAACCGGTCCCCGCCGGCAACCACGGTTCGCAGCACCGTCAGCGGATTGACATCGAGCGGGTGCAACGCGGCGGACCGCGGAAAGGCCGCCAGCAGATCGCCGAGAATGGAGACGCCGTCTATGGCGCGGTCCACGTGTCGGTTCCACGTGACTGTGCACGGATGAGACGCGGTCCGTTTATGGCAATCGACCACGGCCACGGCGTCCCAGAATAGGCGATCCAGCGCGACGGCAACAAGAGCCTCGATCGACGGATTGGGCCGCGCACCAGCATCCACGAGGGCACGGATGCATCGGCGCGACCCACACGCCACAGCCCTCGTCAACGTGCTCTCGGCGAGTGCGCCTCTGGCCAGAGGAATGCCCAAGGAAGAGAGCGCATTGCTCGCGTCGTCTTTTGGGTTGTAGGCGATCGTGCCGTCGCGGCACGGGGTGCGCACGATGATCGAGTCTGGACCAGCGCGTCCGACGATCCCGCCGTATCCGAGCGCAAACACGCATGTGACGGGCGTCATCCACTCGCACAATACATCGACTGCAGGCAGCAAACAGTCGCGCGCGGCGACAATCTGCAAACCGTCAGGGTCGTCTTTGGACAGGGCGTTGTTGATGGCAACTAGATCATTGAAAGTGCCGTCTCGCCGGTCGGCGTCAGTGGGCTTGTTTGGGGCTTGCATTGTCGTCGTTGCTCCCGTCGATCAATATTGCACCTTGCAATGTGTTTTTTTGCACACGCACAGATGTTCACGTGCTCGATGAGGACCCAAAAGAGACGTGATCGGGTTTGAGGTACCGCAGAGTCATTATCTTTTTACGTTGCAAGAGATCGTTTAAACCTTTTTTCCGTGTTCTTCCCCCATCGATGTGCACAGCGGCGATTGTGCGTCAGCGCAGCCGTGGCACAAAAAAAAGAGACCCGCGCCGGCCTGTCGTGGCACAAATCGACTCACCCCTCCCCCCTCCCCAACCACGCATTCACCATCGCGCGCGGCGACTCGCAAAAGAAAAATTTCTTGCTGTCGTCTATCGCTTTTTCGGTCTTGTTCAATGTTTTTTGTGGCGACGACAAAAGTCTGGGTTATGCCCACGCGTAAAGCCACCAGTTGGGCTCTGTCTTTTTTTCCCCCACAAGCCACCGATTTTAATGCCGCTGCCAATTTTGTGGCCCTCTCTTGGCGGCTTGCTCTTTTCTGTTTCTTCCCTAATGGTCGCGTGTTTGCACCGCGCGGCGATTTGCGCGCCAAGAAATGAATACAAAAAGGCACACAGGGAAAATAAAGAGAGCGAGCATACGACAGAGGAGGAAAAAAATGGAGGAGAGAGGACAACAAGGAAATCATCCGGCCAGGGCGGCGTGCTTGACGAGTTGGGCGAGCACCTCGATCGACGGAAAGTACCAATAGTTGCCCGTGGTGGGCACGGAAAAGCGCATAATGGCGTCGGGCACGCCGTGCGGTGCGCCCGCGATGCCGGGACCGCTGCCCACCATCGATCGGCACATGGCGTCGATGTGATGGGCGTCGCCCGCATAGGCAATAAACAAGAGGCCTGCCTCGCCGGCCGGGTCGCCCCACGGCATAGCCTGCCGCACGATAAAGTAGCCCAGGGCGCTCTGGCGCACGCGCGCCACATGCGACGACGGCGCTTGGTGGGCCAACGGCGCCGACTGGGCCTTGGTGCGGCCAAACACGGCCTCTTGCATCGACTGGTTGAGTCTGTGAAAGGCTGCAAGGTCGTGCCGCCACACCTGGGCGATGGCATAGGACCCGTTGGCGTGCGCCGGGTCCGACGCGACACTGATCAGGCCCGCTGCCGCTCTCTGGACCGATGGCGCATTAACCGTGCCGTCGACAAAGCCAGTGAGGTCGCGGTTCTGTCCATCCAAGGCGTTGGTCCACGCGTCGACAGTCGAGACGTCAGAGACGGCGTCCTTGCCCAACCGCTGGACGAGCAGATCGATCACTGCATAGAGAACGTCGCGTCGTGCGGCCTTGGCGTGCACAAAGAGGTCGCCACCGGTGGCCGGCATGCGCGGCCACCCGCCAACGCCCTCGTAGCCGGGAAAATCCAGGATGCCGACGGGCACCGACAAAAAGGTGCCCCAGTGCGACCATAGTGCAGGCGACAGGCCGATCCCGCCCACAAGGCCGCCGTCGCCTCCGCCGCCTTGGCTCGTCGTGGCCACAGCGGCGACGAGCGTCGGAAAGGAACCGACGACTGCGCGAACGCGAGCCGACAGGGTGCGGTCGCTCCAAGCCGCGGGCGTCAAGCGGATCGTTGTCCCGACGGCATTGCGGTCCAACCCACTGAGAACGCTCCCTTGCGGATGTTTCTGGGGCGCGACATTGGCGAGGAGGGCCGCCAAAATTGCAGCGTGCAAGAGAGTGGCGGCAAGGCGACGCAACATTACGGCTCTTGAGGGATGCAAAGCGCGTGTCTCTGTGCAGGCGGACAATGACCGACTTAGACGAGGCAGAGAGCGATCGGTTCAGGTTTGGCGTTGTCTTTCCGCCCTTTGTCTTAAAGGCGCACCGAAAATGCGCGCGGACGTCCGGCCAGAGAGAAAGATGCCGCGCCTGGTCGACAGCAGGCAAATTCGACCCGCCGAAACATCGACGCTCATGACGGCACCGCGTGCGCGAGACACAAACGGCCGCCGGGACGAGTCGACCCCCTCTCTCTCTCTGTACCCACAATACCAGGCCGTCGCTGTCGGACGGTGCAATTCTTTTGCACAGGGCAACGCACAAAAAAAAGAAGAAATCATGATCGCGATGCCAAGTATGTTGTGGGGTTGCGAGAAACAAAAAACAAAGAATGCATGGGGCAGCGGGAGAGGGCGAAAAGGGACATAGGAGGGCGTTGCTCGGAGAATGCTCAACGTCGACACCAAAAGAAAACTGTGGCGTGCGCATTAGCCAGAATCATAACCGGCAACGTCCATCAGACAAGGCTCGTCACGCAAATCAGACAACCTGCTGCGACAGACGCCATCGGGTGCGTGGTGCGTCTCGGCGGCGTCGAGGTCAGTGTCTATGGCGCTGGCCATGGCACGGCGAAGTCGTGCCACCAGCACAGAGGGCGACTGAAACAGGATGACGCCCACTGTCGTGGCAACGGCAACAGTCGCACCGAGCGCCACGCCGTCGAGCAGGCCCTGTTTGTAGGCCGTCAGGTAACCAGCACACCAACGAACGCCCGCGAGAAAAGAGGGAGAGCGCGCAATCATAGAGCCCATAGCGCACGACGCCGTTGCGATGACGGCGCCCGTGCGCATGGCGCGGGATAAGGTGTCGACGAGCGCCGTCGAAAGACCCCGACGCGCTCTCCTCTGCGAGATCGTGTCGATGCCGTAGGCGGTCGCGTAAAGCGCGGCCAGGCCGCACACGCGATGCTTGGGGAACGGCTCCAACCTAATGATGTTGAGCATCACAGAGTCGCTAGAGACCGACGCCGCGATCGCACGAATGGCCATGGCAGTGGCGTAAAAGGCGGCAACGTGGGGCACGGCAGCCGCCACGGCACCGGCGCATTTGAGGATGCCCGCCGCTGTCGTCGTGGCTGCGGCTTGGGTGGCGCATCCCAAGCGGTGCCAGTCTAGAATGGGGGATGACGGCGCCCGGTGCGCGCAACGGCAATGGGCCTCGCTGGCGACTGCTGCGGCGCCTGCATGTTGGTGTGCGACGGGAATAGACGATTCAGCGGCGTTCATCTCTCCTTGCCGTGCGTGTGTCTGTTGTGCGTGGGCGGTTTGTGTGGGTGGGTGCGCGCCGATGGTTTGGCTGGGTTTCTCCTTTGCGTCTGTGTTTGCCGTGGACGTCCTTTATGGCGACGACCGACCACACGCTGCGCGCGCCTTTTTTGTTTGGTCCCTCTGTACCGCCCAACCACCGACGAACGCACGCTTTGGGTTTTCCTCCTACAGCAAACCGAAACAGTAGGCATGATCAATGCCAGCCAATCGACTATAAAACCTGTGCGGTAGTCCTCGCACAAGAGGCATGGCGACGGCGGAATCGAAATGTTTTTTAATCAATCGACTGGCCGTTGGCCGCCGGCGGACTTTGTGTGTGGCCGCCGACGCGCACGCAGAGAAATAGGGTGCACTTTGCGAGCAAAAAAACGGACGAATAAAAAAAGGCAAAAAGGATGTTTTCATTTTTGTTTGTATACAGTTATGTGGGCGCTGGGGGAGCGACACAGAAAAAAAAGAGGGGAATCAAAAAAAACACAAACCATTCAGTCGCGCGGTACAAAGGCGTCATTTCATGTGCGCCTGATGCTCCAAAAGGACGTCGCGGTCCAACAGGCCGTGCCGACCAAGGAGAGGGCGCCCCAAAAGCCGCCGCCGAATGGCGCGCAGAGACAGAAGGTCGCCTGCGCGCAACTAAAGGCCATGAGGCCGCCGCCCACATAGGACCACAAGAACGATGGACGGCGTTGCGGGCGGCGGTAATGTGCCAGCCCGCCCAACGCCGACCCAGCAGCGGCAGCGAGGCATTCGATTCAGAGACGTGTGCGCTCGTGCGTCGGGTCTAGCCCAGGGGACGGGCCCGCGCTGTAGGTCCGCACGACAGTCGGCCGAGTGGTGCGCATCATGGCTTGCGCATTTGCAAGGCGCCGCGACGCGGGCGGACCGAGCGCGGTTTGGGCCACACGGGATGTGTGTATGACGGTGGTGCGACGCATCACAGGCGTCGAATAGTGCTGTGTCGAATGTCGCGTTCGAGTTTCAAGGGGGACGACTCGGAATGACGCCGTTCGGATCAGGCAGCACGCAAGAATTTTTGATGTCCAATGACGAGACGGTTAGGATTCCAAAAGGTTCACGCCATTGGCGATGACGACGCAACACGCTGTCCGTGATTTGTCCTGCATTACGCATTGCCACCGGACCGATTCAACCCAACCCCACGCCGGCTTTCTGAATTTTTTGTGTTGTTTCTTTGGCGCTATCTTTTTTTTTGATGCACAAAAGAATGAGACCGTGAGTTTGCCGACGACGGTTTCGCGCCAGCACCGGACCGATGTCTGCCGTAGCGGTAATCCCGCTCCCTCGAGGATCGGCACAACAGGAAAGAGAGAGAGAGAGAGAGATGCCAAAAAAGGACGACACCTGAGCATCGGAAAAGGCTCACAAGAGCCTTGGTCGCGACCGTGGCGGTTCCGCCGTTGCACCCGTTGGCTCTTGGAGGGACATTTCGTCGAATGCGACGGGCCTGCGCCCTTGAACCTGGTCGTCGACGGCAGTCCACACATCGCCGCAAAAGGCGATCGGCGACGATCCGTAAACAGGGTTGCTTGGATCTATGCCGTGCAGAGCCGCCGCCGGCGCCAGTCTTTCGACGCCGGGCGGTTGATCCAAAGCGCACGCGCGCATGAGCGCATAAGAGGCGACCGTCGATTCGACAGGTTGGGGCAGTATGCCGCTCTCTAGTGCATCGACGCCATAAGACTCGTTCTCGGCCACGCGCGCAGCGCTGGCTTCGAGCAGACTGCGCGGCGGATAGAGCGCTGCTACGGCGCTGCGGCCCAAGTTGCCTTGCGCAATCGAGAGCAGGGGCGCCGCGTCGCACTCGTCAAAATAGACGCCATAGTAGGGCGGCGGCAGGCGCGCTTCAAGGAGCGCGGCGGCGATCTCGTCGGGCAAGTCAAACGTGGTCATGCGACGCATGCCCATCTGCCACGGGCGACCGCTGCGCACGGCCTCGACGGCTGGCATCAACATCGACGCCATCACCATAGCATTCCCACCGAGCGCCCGAGGGTAGGGCCCGCGACCGTTTGATCCCGCGTTGAAACTGTACGATCCGTCTGCTGCCACGTCGAGGCTGGCGAGGACGCGCCCGCTGTGCGTGCCAACGGGCGCACCCGTGAGCAGCGCGACGCCGCGCCCGTCACGCCCCAGAGACACAACCATAAGGTAGGACGGAGAAGGCGATAGTGGGTCGCACAGGCCGCGATCTTGTGCGCTCGTCCGCGCCAGCGGCCCAAATACGGGCGCGGTGCGCTTGCTGCGCACGTCGTCTATGACCTGCGCGAGCCTCGCGATGCCTGCCTGCGCCAAAGAGGCGGCATGATCGAGGTCGTCTCCGTCGTCGCGGTGCCGCGGCGCCGTCGGGGCAGGAACGCCTTGGTCCTCGATGTAGCGCGTCGTAGCGGCATAAAGATTGGCGGGCGTGGGCGGCCAGTCGAGGCCGACACGCACGTCGGGCGCCTGGACGAGTGTTTTTGCGAGCGTCATCCAAAAGGGCATGTACAGCGCCTTGACGCGCGCCAACAGTGCGGGGTTGTACATGGCGCCGAGGGGCACGCCGAGCCGCCGAAAAATTGGGATGTAGACAGGGTCGACGACGGGCCCCACCGGCAGCCCGCGCAGCCACCCGGCAAGCCCAAGGAGCGCACTCACCTGTGCGTCCGACCCGACGAGATAGTGCGGCAGCACAAAGGCGGCCATGGCTCTTTGCAGTCGGGCATCGGTTGCGGGATCGAGAAGCGCGGGCATCTTTTGTTTCCTTTTGCCCGCTAGACTCTGGGCGAGCGGCAGACGACACCCCACACGCAGGGTCATCCACGGCGCACTGTGCACAGCAATCTGTTTTGGTCGCCTGTAGCAGCGCCGCCGAGTCGGTGCCCCAACCGCCAAATAGGCCTCGTGAACTTGCGCCCCGCCCCCCATGTAGCAGCATCTGCCTGCAACTGTTTTGTCCAAGCGGATCGGATCAAGTGTGCGAAAAAGGAAGCCAAAAAAAGATAGTTTTTTGTCGCACTCACAAGAAAAAACCTGCAAAAGAATGGATTTTTGAGCAACTCACAAAAGGGAGATTTACTAGTGTGTGGTGCGGAAAGAGAAAAGAACAACGAGGGGGAGAGAGACAGAGGAAAGAGATAGAGAAAGAGCCACGGGCAGATTGCGTGATCGCCGTCCGTGGTCGACTGCGTGCTCACGAACGGAGCACCTTCCAATAGTCGCCGTCGTCGGCGACATAGACGTTGCCATAGGTGTAGCCGGCGGCGCGGATGGCCTCGGTGAGGGCGTCGGCGTCCATCTGCGGCACGATGTGCGTGAGGATGAGGTTCTTGACGCGCGCGGTCTGCGCCAGTTGGGCCACCTCGTCAATGTGCGTGTGCGCGTTGGGGACGTTGCAGAAAAAGGTCTCGGCCTTGGGATTGCCCTGCTCGACATAGAGTTGGTGCTCTTCGAGGATAAAGGTGCGGTTCATGACCTCGTGGATGAGATAGTCGGCGTCGGCGGCCAACGACTCGATCAGCGGGCTGTAGGCCGTGTCGCCGCTGACGACAATCTTGACGTCGTCGGTCTGCAGCACGTAGCCGACGGCCGGGAACATCGAGTTGTGCGGCACGAGCATGGTCGTCACGTTGACGCCGGCGTGCGAAAAGACCGGCAGGATGGGCGTCGACGCGTTGACGTTAAACTCGTGCGTGGTAAAGAGCAGCGAGTCGGCGTTGCCCGGCGTGGCGACAAAGTGGCACGTGCCGTTGATGATCTTGGTCACGCGCGCAAAGGCGTCGGGCGTGTAAAAGGCGCGCAGGGCCGAGGCCATGCCTTCGAGGCCCTGCGGCCCATAGGTCTTGACGGCGTTGGCCGGGCCGCGGCGCCCGTTGACGTAGCCAATGTTGAGCAGGAAGCCCATGTCGCCGACGTGGTCCGAGTGGTAGTGGGTCATGGCCAGGTGCCTCAGTTTGACGGTCCAGTCCTGGCACTTGTAGGTGCCCAGGTCGCGCGCCACGCCGGTGCCGGCGTCGATCAGCAGGTAGGTGCCGTCGGGCAGCACGAATCCGGTCGCGTAGCGGTTGGTGTGGGTCGGGTAGGGCGTGCCGGTGCCGTGGGTCATGATGTCGATGCCCGTCCAGCGGTCCCACAGCCTCGACCGGTTCCTGGTCGTGTCGCAGAGGGCGCTCTTGCACTCGGACGCCACGGCCGAACACGACGCGTACTCGCGCTTGCGCCAGCCGCCGCTGCAGTTGGCCCCCACGGTGGCGAGCGCCACGAGGACGAGGAAAAAGAGAGCATAATAGTTCATGATGGTCCGAGGTGGGTGGTGGACAGACAAGGTTCTATCGATGGGCTGTGTCGGTGAGGGCGAGTGTGCGCTGGTCGATATGTCAGATTTGGTGGTGATCGCGGTATTTATGGCCGGAAGAGTGCCGTCTGATTGGTTTGTATGAAAAGGTCCGATCTTGAGTTTGGGTCGCGATCTTGACCGCTGACCAATAGTGGGAACTTACAACGGGTCGAGGGCACGGCGGCGCCTCTGTGGAGCAACCCGCGGGCGGTTACGCGGCGCAGAAAGGTCCGTCGGCAACACATGGTGAATGGTGTTGCGACACCGCCGCGACACTATGATACCGTATACTCGACAACCGCATATCTCCCTGGTGACTCGATCGTCGACGCGCGGGTTTGCTGCTTTGCAACCAAACTCTTGCCGTTGTCCGCTCCTCGTTTTTCTTTTTTTTTTCTGGGGGCAACAAGTGTATTCGAGAGAATTCAAAAAAAAACAAGGGATGACAAAAAAGGTGAGGTGGAGGGCCGAAAAAACTGGTCAAAGCAGGCCGCGCAGCGAGCGCCACGGGGCAGCAGCACGGGGCCGCGCGCTCGCACATTCACAAGGATACGGCATCGGGACGACGCCGAGGACCCTCTTTTGGTGATCACGTGGTTTTTATAAAAGGACAACGGCACACCTGCAACAGGCGTATCGCATGCACGTCGTTGACGATCTACTGCGTCACAAAGTATTATTGGTTGCCGAAACTCGAAGAAGAGGTGTTGATTGGTCGGTTGCGACCATTAAAAGGGTAGCGCTGTTTGAGTGTATTCTCATCACCACTGTTTACGGTCGCTGCCGAGTCATCGAACCACACGATCGCAGACCCCTACGCACACTCTTGCGCAGGATCGCCGCCAAAGACATTTTCACCTGTCCCTTTGATCCCCACCGACCGATCCGTCGACCGCCGTGTGTGCTCTCTCTATCATTCGCCCTTGCGCGAGTACGTCCAGACTTTTTGGCGCGATCCCGTGATCTACGCCGTCATCACGCACCGCGCGGAACCCACCGGCCCACGACCCTACTTTAGAAAAGAAAACGGAAAAAAAAGGGAAAAAAATGAAAGTGCAGGCGCCGCCCATGCAAGCGTTGGTGCTGTTGGCGACAGTGATCGCAACGGCGCTGCTACTTGCCGCCCTGCCCTTATCGACGGCCGCCACCGTCTTTACCAACGCGCCCAAGACCATACCGGTGACGGGACACCCGAGAGGCGCCACGCTCTTTGCCTCGGTCAATCAGGCCTACGCCTACGATTCCGACTGGGTGACGACCTCGTACGCGTCGACGTCGACTACCTCGAAAGCGCTAGCCGATTATGGGCTCGGCCTGGCCGATCTCGTCATCACCACGTCACGCCTCGACGAGTCCCTGGCAGCGGGCGGGTGGAGCCAGTTGCCCATCGGCGCCTACGGGCTCGTCGCCACGGTGCCGGCCGCCGCAACCTCGCCCGTGGTCCTCGACCGCGCCGCCTTGGTCGGCATCTGGTCGGGCGCAATCACCCAGTGGGACGACCCGGCCATTGCGGCCCTCAACAGCGGCGTGTCGCCTCTTGCCGGCGAGATCGTGCTCGTCGTCGGCAGCCACCCGTCGGCCGCCGACGAGTATTCGAGCCTCACGGGCGTGTTTGCCCGCGCCCTCGCCTCGTTTGATCCCGTGGGCTTTGGCGCGGCCTATGCCGCATCGGGCGGTCGCCTCGCGCAGACCGTCGTCGGTCTGGCGGGCGCCGCGCGCGTGATCGTCACCAACACAACTGCCGACCGCGTCGCGGGGGCCGCCAATGCCACGATCATGGCCACCACCTATGCGCTGCCCGATGACGCCGACGCTGCCGGGCTGCCGTGGGCATCGTTGATCAACCGCGCGGGCACGCCTCTGGACGCGCCGACGAGTGCCTCCCTGGCCTCGGCCCTCACCGACTTTGATCCGACCGTCGCCGAGGCCCCGATTGACGTGGACATTGTCGACGGACCGGGCACAGGGTCGTGGCCGCTGGCCGGCATCTTGTTTGCCGTCGTCGAGACCAACACCAACCGCTCCGACTGTACATTTACCAATGCCGTCCTCACGGTGCTGTCGTGGGTGCAACTCAACGACGGCGCCATCGGCATGCTGGCTGACAACGGCATCGAGCCGCTCACGCTGGGTTTTAGGCGGCGGGTCACCGACGCCCTCTGCGCCGTGACGTGCAACAGCGACCCGGCCATCTCGGCGTCGGTCTTTATCGGTTCGGGCAGCCCGCTCCCGCTGTGGACCGGCTGGAGCCAGGCCTATGACCCGCTCGGGGCCTCCTTTCGCCTCAAATACTTTGAGAGCACGCAGATCATCGCGGCGCCCCTTGCGCGCGACTACAAGATTGACTTTGCCGGCGTCGTCATGCCCTCGGTGCCCGACGCCTATCTGGTCGACCACCCGGACATGCGCCTCTTGCCCGTGGCCATCCATTCGTTCTCGCTGGGCTACAACCTGCCAGGCATACCGCGCTCGGCGCCGGCGCTCGTGCTCTCGCTGCCGGTGCTGGCCGACATTTACCTGGGCACCATCGAGACATGGGACGATCCGCGCATTGTCGCCCTCAACGCCGACCTGGCGCCCTACCTCTTGGCGGCGGGTCCCATTGCCGTCGTGCTCAACAAGGGCGGCTCGGCGACAGAGGCCGGCGGTCCCGCGGGCGGGCTGCCCAACCAGGCCCTTGCGGCGATGCTTTCGATCGTGCCGGGCTTTGCCGGTACCGTCTACAATGGCACTGCCATCAACTATCCGGTCGAGGCCACGGGCCGCGCCATCTATGGGGGCCGCAGCGCCATGCCCCTCTACATTGCCAACACGACCGACTCGATCGGGTGCTTTGTCTACTCGTCCATGTCCTCTTACCGCGCCATCCGCTTCCTCGACCTGATCAACGCCGACGGCGGCGTCGTGAGTCCGACGGGCGTGGCGCTCACGGCGGCGGCCACGGCCGTCACGACCCTGCCGGCGGGCACCAGCCTCTTGGTCAATGCGCCGGGCGCCGCCAGTTGGCCCATGGCCCAGTGGGACTTTGTCATGGTGCACGGCGACACCCTGCCCAACTGCCGCAAGACGACGGCCCTCCTCGACTGGGTGTATTGGACGCAGTCGTCGCCCGACGCCGCGCGGCTGGCCCTCGCCGAGGGGTCGATGGTGGCGAGCAGTGTCGAGTGGATGGCGCCGCGCGTGCTGGCGTCTATTGCGCGCGTGCGCTGTCCCACGACCGGCCTCTCGGCCTTTTCCATGAGCGCCTGCGTGGCCTTTGACGCCAGCGGCGACGGTGCCGTCATGTGCTCGGGTCACGGCGAGTGTCGGTCGGCGGCTTGCGTGTGCGCCGACGGCTGGACCGGGTCCCTGTGCGATTTGCCCGTTGCTGCCGCCGCGTCAGACTCTGGCTCGTCATCGTCGGTGCTTGCGGCGGCCATTGGCGCCAGCCTGGGCGGCGCCGGCCTCTTGACGCTCCTCGTCTTGGGCCTGGGCTGCCTGATCGCCGTGCCCTATTACGCGGCGGTGCGCCGACGCCTCGCCGCCCAGGACGAGTGGGAGACCACCATCGACGACATTGACATGGGGCCGCTGCTCGGACGCGGCGGCTTTGGCGAGGTGCACCGGGGCACGTGGCGCGGCACCGACGTTGCCGTCAAGACCCTCCCCACCGACGCCCTCACCAAGACGGACATCCAGCAGTTTAAGGACGAGGTGAGTCTCCCGCCCCTCCCCATCTGCCCTCTTTTTTTCTTTTTTTTGTTTGCCTTTCGCTCTTTCTCTCTTTTCCCAAAAAGACCATCCTCGCGCCGCCATTTGGCGTCGCCAGCGCCGTTATTGGCGCAGCAGATGCGTCTACGCCTCGCGCGCGCACATATACTCACACATATACATATATTGTGCGTGTGGAAAAAACCCCCCAAAAAACCACAGGTGAGGGTGATGACGGCGCTGAGGCATCCCAACATCGTGCTCTTTATGGCGGCGTGCACCAAGCCGCCGCGGCTCTGCATCGTCATGGAGCACATGGCGCTCGGCTCGCTGAGCGACCTCTTGGAGAATGAGTTTGTCACGCAGATTCCGTTTGCCCTCAAGGCCAAGATCGCCTACCAGGCGGCCAAGGGCATGCACTTTCTGCACTCGTCGGGCGTCGTCCACCGCGACCTCAAGTCGCCCAACGTGCTGCTCGACTCCAAGTGGAACGCCAAGATATCCGACTTTGGCCTCACCCAGTGGGCCGACCGCGCACGCGCCGGCGAGTCGATCGGCACCGTGCACTGGTCGGCGCCCGAGGTGCTGTCGGGCGACCCCGACGCCGACCTCATGCTCGCCGACGTCTACGCCTTTGGTATCGTGCTCTGGGAGATCCTCGCGCGGCAGATGCCCTATGCCGGGATGAGCCCGGCGGCCATCGCCGTGGGCGTTATCCGTGACGGCCTCCGCCCGCCCCTGGCCGCCGACGACGACCCGGCGCTCTACCTCGACGGCGGCGATCCCATGCTCGTGGCCGAGTGCGTGGTCGACTATATCGACCTCGCGCTCACGTGCTGGCACGCCGACCCGCAGATGCGCCCGTCGTTTCTCGAATCGATGACCCGCCTGACGCGCGTCATCGAGGCCACCGGGTCATCGGCCCAGTCCTACAATACCAGCGGCGCCACGACGACCAACACGAGCACCAGCAGCAGCGCACTCTCTCACGGAGGCCCACGCGCTACGCCCGGCTCGTCGTCGCTGTCGTCGGCGTCGTCGGGCGCGCGCGATCCCGGCGGACCGCGCGGCCCGCCGGCGCCCGACGGCCACGTTGCCATTGTGTTTAGCGACATTGCGCACGCCGACGCTCTCTGGCAACAGGCGCCGGCGGCCATGCGCGACGCCACCGTCGCCCACAACCAACTCTTGAGGACGCTGGCCAAGGAGCACGGCGCGCACGAGGCCGTCCTCCCGCGCGGCTCGGGCGAGGGCACCTTTTGCATGGCCTTTGCCGACCCCATACAGGCCGTGCGCTGGTGCGCCGCCGTCCAGCGCGGCCTGCTCGACGTTGACTGGCCACAGCGCCTCCTCGACTGCGACGCCGCTGCCGAGGTGTTGGGCAATGGCGCCGACGACCGCGTCGTGTTTCGCGGTCTTTGCGTGCGCATGGGTATGCACGTCGGTCACGAGCGGGCCGTCGTGGACCGGCGCACGCGGCAGGCCGAGTACCGCGGCCCGACGGCGCGCCAGGCCCTCTGCCTCGTGGCACGTGCCATGCCCGGACAGGTGCTCCTCAGCGCGTCTGCCGCCGAGGCCGTCCGCGGCGGTCCCGAGGCCGTGCACCGGCTGGGCGTGCGGTACGATGCCGAGGCCGACAGCGTTGTTTGTGTCGACGACGATGACGATGACGATGACGACGACCACGGAGAAGATCTCGACGACACTGGGCTCGACCGAGAGAAGAAAGAGAAACAGGACAAGCGCGCCGACGACAGACCAGCGGGCGACCGCCGGCGCCTATACCAGTTACGGCCGGTCGGGCTCGAAGGTCGGCTCTTTGGCGGGCGCGCGGCCAACCATGCCCACGGATCGAGCCTCTCACAGCAGGACGACGCCGCAAAGTCGCTATCGCGCGGCGACTTTGGTGAGGACGCTGCCGTGGCCGCCGCCGAGATGACCAAGCGCTATGTGGCATCGGCCAACATGGTGCGCTGGGTCATTGACTTTGCCGACATTGACATTGCCCAGCGCGAGCCCGTCGGGTCGGGCTCCTACGGCGTCGTCTACCGCGGCCGCTGGAAGAACATTGACGTGGCGGTCAAGCGCTTTGCCAAGCAGCGACTCGGCGAGCAGCGCCTCTTGGAGTTTCGCGCCGAGGTGGCCTTTCTCTCCGAGTTGCGGCACCCCAACGTCGTCGTGTTTGTCGGCGCGTGCGTGCACGCGCCCAACCTGTGCGTCGTCACCGAGTACGTGTCGCGCGGCAGCCTCTCGGGCGTGCTGGCGGGCGCCGCCGGCCAGCGCCTGCCCTTTGCCCTGCGCATGCGCATGCTCCGATCGGCGGCCACGGGCGTCGCCTATCTGCACGCGCTCGACCCGCCCGTCGTCCACCGCGATCTCAAGAGCAGCAACCTGCTGGTCGACGACGAGTACAATGTCAAGGTGGCCGACTTTGGTCTCGCGCGCATCCGCGAGGACAATGCCACCATGACGCGGTGCGGCACGCCGGCGTGGACGGCGCCCGAGGTCATCCGCGGCGAGCGCTACGACGAGCGCGCCGACGTCTACTCGATCGGCATCGTCGCGTGGGAGGTGCTCACACGGCGCCGCCCCTATGAGGACCTCAACTTTGTCAACGTCACCATGAGCGTGCTCGAAGGCCGACGCCCGCCCCTGCCCGCCGACTGCCCGCCCGTCTTGGCGCGCCTCATCGAGGCCTGCTGGCACGACAAGGTGGCCAAGCGACCGACCATGGCCGCCGTCGTCGAGACCCTCGGCGCCCTCCTCGGCGACGACAACGACGACCCGCCCGTATAAAGGAAATGCTGCTCTCCCTCGTTGCACACGACGACCCCTGTCTTCCCTTTTCGCGTCCATCCCCCGTATGGCCTCTGTTTTCTTTTTACAATTATATCCGCCCGACTTTGTCGTCGTCGTCGTTGTATTTTTTTTCGCACAGACAAGAAAAACATTGGGCAAGGTCCCGCCTCTCTCGACTCGCCTCTGTTGTCCGCAACCTTTTTTTTTTCGTTTTGTTTTTGTCCGGTCTTTTGTTTGGACGTCGTCGCGTGGGGCAACACTTAAAATCGACGCAAGACCAAGCCGCACGGGCTCGCCCGAAAGGCGACCTCTAGTCAACCGCCCACGCAGCCAGCGCACAAAAAAATAGGGATCGCCCATCATGGGAGGAGGGGAGGCGCAGACAGACGGCAGAGGCACAGAGACACAAAGAAAAAGGCAACCGCATCTTGTGCAAACTATACCATGCACCCATGTGTGTACCCGACAATGATCGAGAGCCTTGTCGTCGCGAGTGGGCAAAACCCGCCGAAAGGTCTCGCGGGCCTGCACGAGCGATCTATCGGGCCGTCTTTCTTTTCGGGCCACCGCCCTCGATTGTGTCTGGCCTTTTCCTTTTTTTTCTGGTGCGTGAAAATGGAGGAAGGGCGAAACCGCGCAGCGGCGCGACGTCGTAAAAAAAAGTCCACCATCCGCGCAACGACTCGCCGTGCGCGCGACACTGCCCCGATCGCACCGACCCCCACGTCCCCTTTTTCTTCTCCGCCCTAATTGGTTGGTCGTCGACAGGAGATATTTTTATAAAACAAAAACAAGGCGTGAAAAGAAAAAAGACACTGCCGACAAGACTCGCACCGGGGCACATCGACGACCCCAAGCAACAGCCCAGCGCCGCACCGACGACCACCAAGGCCACAAAACACTAGCCCTCACAAAACAATCTCGCCACTGCGCCGACCACCGAGATGACCCACGCCAAGGCGACGATTGCACTGGTGACGCTGGCGGCCGTGCTGGCCGCGATGACGGCGACGACCACGGCGACCCTGCCCTTTTCCGGTAGCCCGATCATCAACTACAACGAGCCGTTTTACATCTTTTCCAAGCGCTCGGGCGCCTACTGTGATCTCGACGACAACCCCGGCCTGCGCAGCATCTACTGCGATACGGGCAAGACGACGCCCGAGGGCGTGACGCGCTTCTCCATCGACGCAGACACGGCGTCGGGTCCCGTGCCGTCGTCGACCACCGTCGACGGAGCGCTGCGCATGTATCCGTATCTCTTTTTCTGCGCCGTTGTTGGAACGCCGCCCGAGACCCGCAACGACATCATATGCGACCTCCCGCTGCCGCAGCCCTTTTTCCAGTTTGTCAACAACGTGTGGCCCATGCCCGATCCGTGGCTCCACGGCAACTCGACCCCGGTGCTCTTCAAGCACACCTACGGCGCGCCCAACTCGTGGTGCACGGCGCCGCCGCCCCACAACAACAACGGTCGCGTCGAATGCGACCGCCTGCTCTATGACGAGTGGGAGACCTTTTACTTTGTTGTCACCTGACACCTCTCTCTCTCTCTGGCTCTGCCTTTTTTTTCTTTGTTTCGCTCGGCGCTGCCGTCGGCTCGACCTCACTTTTGTCCTTTGCTTACGGCCGCCCTTTTGTGCCTTTTTGACGTAATAATGATTTTAAAAAAAAAGGAAAAAAAGAAAATGTGCTACTCGCCCGTGAATCGCCCAAAAGATAGAAAGGCGACAAAGAGTGGTCAGCGTTGGTGCCGTGGCTGCCAAAAAAAAAAGGCGAGCGACACCGACGCCGCCAGAAAAGACGCCGACACCACAGACCAAGACCAATGGCGCAAGCCACCCTTTCGCCAAAGCAACGCAGCCAATCGCAGGCCGTCAAGCAAAAAAAACGGAAGGCCTCTTGCGCAGTGGCGTGCGCAGACAAAAAGGGCACCAAAAAAAAAGAGAAAGACAGCGAGACGACAAAACTATCCGGCGACACGGTGTCGAACAAGTGTACACATTATGATCCGCACCAGCGCCAAGGGATCGACGTCTATCATGTGGCGCCAAAGTGGCGCGTTGGGCCCTATGCGCACGGCACCGGCCGGGTCGGCTCGACGTCTATGCACACGCTCGTCGACAACACAGACGGCGCGCACAATGTCTCGTACGGTTGCGCGCTACGCCGGCGGTCTTTACGGGGTCATCGGCTTTGCCGCCGCGAGCGCGTATGCCGCCTCTGTCTATGCCTATGAATACGAGCGGACCCGAGATCAAGGCCTCACCATCGACGAGCGCCTGCGGGCGGGTTTGATCAAACTCGCCCAGTGCCCGATGCAGGTAGGCTCTATGCTCTTGTGCTGGCCGGTGCTGCCCTCTGTAGTCAAACAGATGGCCCTCGACAGGGAGGCGCAAATGTCGCGCATGCGCGCCACCACGAGATCGCAGATCGACACGGCACGCGACCAAGGCATGCGCGACGCCGAAATACGTGCCCGCGCTCGCAGGCAGCAAAAGGCCCTGAAGCGCAAAGGGCAGGGTCGCACTCAAGAGGCACAACGCCACACCCAAGAGAAGCAGCGCGGTCAAGAAGAGCAACCTCGCGCCCGAGAGGCGCAATCGGCCCTGAGTCTTGATGCCATCAAATCGGCACCAAAGGTCGTGTCGATCGCCGCACCGTTGGCGCCTGCTACCAGGACCGACCCCCTGGCGTGTCGCGATTCAGTCTTGTGCACGTGCTCGCCATGCGTCCATTAGTCTATGCAGTCTTGCCGATAAGCGCGCCCGTCGTCGCGCTTTTGCGTGACTTTTTGTCTTTTTGTCCTCTTTTTTATATGAAACAACTCTTTTTTTTTGCAACCTCTACGGCGATGCATTTCGTCGGGTTGGCTCTGTTCTTTTTGGGGTCGTCTCCAACGGCACACGACACTTGTTTGAAAAGATGCAATGCGCACATTGCGCGACAAGGAGCACAGGACCAGGAGGTCAGCGCATCCGACCGAGCAGTTGGCCCCACGTGCCAACCGATTTTTTAATAATACTTTTCTTTTTTTTTACACGAGCACACTGCCTTTGCGCTCCGCCGAGCACGGCCTTGTGTGTGCTTTTTCTTGCCCCCTTTTTTGCATTGGCATCGAGTCTCAAAGGCGGCACTGCGCCAGAAAAAAAGGCGGTTGTGTTTGCGGGCCACGAACCTGCGGCACAGTGTCGAGCGACTAGGCACAGCGGGACGCACGCGCAACTCTTGCGCACCAACGAGTCGTCCGCCTCCCGGTCGTTTTTCCTTGTCACATAAAATGGGGCCTCTCCTTGTTCTTTTTTGCGTCCCGCGCGAGCATCCGCGTCGACCCATCCGTGTATCGCCCAAATGGTTGAGATTTTGGGTTCGTCCTTGAGCAGTGACGATGCCGACGGTGAAATTGTCGTGTTTTTTGGGCGATCGACTGGTTGGCGCACCCCGCCATCGAAACACGTCTCTTGTGGCCAAATCAACGCCAGTACAAAGACCGCTTTTTTATTCTATATCTACGAGGAAGAAAAAGAGGGGCATCAAGGCGCCAGAAACAAAGTCTGCGCCAGGCATTGGAGCCATGTGGATTCGGCGCCGTGGGCGGTCGTCTTGATGGTCACCGTTCTGATGGCAGTCTGCACGATCCCCGTCACTGGGACCATGAAAAGTGCGGCGCCGGCGCATCCGGCCACAGTTATCGACGCGGGCACGACTGCGATGCTGGCGGCCACGCACACAATCGGCACCGCACCCATGCACACGCTCCGTACCATGACGTCGTTGAGGTCGCGCCCTGTGTGTCGCCTGAAGTGCGGGATCTCGCCCAGCAAAACGGCGCACGCGCTTGTCATGCCCAAGGTACACGCCACGCCAGTGCGGAGAGGTGACCGCCGAGCGGTGGCCGCGGCAAACCCGAAAAACAGACGACGCGGACCGCGTGCGTGTTTGCCTGTCGATAGAGAAATCGCTACGGTCGGCGGTGTATGGCCTGCCGCGGGCGGGCCGACCTCGATGGTCCAGACACGAGAGGGATAAAGAGGAGCACGCGAGCGCCACATTTTCCACTGTTTTGGTCTGTGTACGCGCGGCCGGGCTTGTACGAAAAAACAAAGCCAAGGCTAAAATCGGCGAGACCGTCAAAGGCGTATAGGAAAAAAAAAGGCGCCGATCTATCGAATCACGAAATCGATTTGATTGCGCAAGCGGCGCTTCGGGATTGCTCTGGCGCTTGCGGATGTGCGCGTAAAGGGCGCCAATTGAGGCGTTGCATTGGACTTGACCAATCGCCGAGAAGAACTGCAAAGCACGATGCAGAGAACGTACTCGTGCATGTCGAAAAGACCCTAGGCGGCCCATTTAAAAAAAAAGCCAACGCTCCGACAAAGCAGACAGACAAACCAACCGACCCCGCACGACCGACCTGCTTTGACGTCACCCTTGCCCTTTTTTTGGACGAGGGCGAGACGCACCGCAAAAAAGTTTATTCTTCCACGCGACCACCGACTGCGGTCCTCTCTTGCGTCGAGCGCCAACAACCTCTACTTTCGATCCATGTCGACATCTCGCGCAGCAACGGACGCACACGCCGATACCTTTGCGACGTCCGTACCCGCCACAGACAATGACCTTTTCGGATGCGCCGAGCGTACTTGTCCGGTCTGCGCCTGCCGTGCGCCCGCACCGAGCGGATGGCAGCAGGTGTGTGGCCTCTTGCGCCGCGCTGCAGCATCCGCCGCCGTTGGAACCTGCCGCGCTGTCGGTCTGGTTGTATCGGCGGTGCCGCACGCGGTCGCCTTTTATGGCGCGGCGATGGGCATCAAGACCGGCGTCAATGTGTTGACATTGCGGAACTCGACGATCGGATGTGCTATCAGGTTAGACACGCTGTGCGCGGGCTACGTCCCCGGCCTCGTGTGTCTGTGTGCCGTGGCCTATGCCACCAATTCGGTCGCAAGCGGACGCGCCCCACAGTCGGACAGAGCAAGAAACGGCGCGCTCGCTCTCGGTTCGCGTATTGCGCGCGCGACGATCGCCGTTGGAGCGACGGCGTGCTGCATCGTCTCGCTGGCGCCTCGACTCGCACGCACGACGGCGCTGCGTGTGGGCTCTAAGTGTCCGTCCTTTGTCGCGGGCTACCAGCACGGGATGACTGCCGGCGTCGTCGTATGCGCAGCGGCCGCAGTCGCCGTTGCGTCTTCTCTCATCCTCGGCACTGTGACGCAAAAAGACCTAAGACAGGCGCGCCGCGTCTTGGCCCGCATCGTCGACGTCGAGCCCGAACCGCCGGTGCCCTTTATGTGGCATCACCAGGACGCCCCTGAATCGGTCAGACTCGCCGACCTCTTGCTCACCGACCAAAACTAGTCGGCACTGCACCGTCACCGTGAACGTCCTCTTACGCCGCATTCGCGTCCTTTGTTACTGCCGCACGCAGTTTTTCTTTTTCTTTCGTATCTATTGCGGGCATTGTTTTTTCTTTTTGGCAGCGATCTCTGAAAAGACTCTTTTTTTTTCAAAAGATAAAAATAGATGAAAATAACAACAAAACCATGTCGCTTTTTTTGCGTCGCATCTATGCGAATCCCCTTTTTTTCCTTGAGGATCAACGACAGTAGGCCTCTAGGGCGCAATGGCACGGATAGATTTATTTTTAAATAGAAAAGTACACAAGCCATGGTACACTGGCGCCATTCCCGCTGGCCATCGACTTTTTTTTTCTGTGCGGACCGATTTTCCGTATCGCAGCCACCGCGGTACGAAAAAATCAAGAGACAGAGACGTCGGCAGCAGCCGGTCACCTGTTAATGCACACACGTGTCTGGTCACAGAGACGACTCGCACAGCGGCACGCCGACCCAAAAATAAGGAAAAACGTGCCCAACGCGCAACCTCGGTAAAAAAGACAAAAAAAGACAAAAAAGACAGAACCCGCAGCAAAGAATCGCCCCAACAAGCACTTTTTTCTTGCGTCTTTTCTGTGGGAGGTAATTGCGAGAGTGAAAAAAAAGAAATCGAGAGCGTCGCTCGGTTTCGTGCCGGGCGCCGCAGCGCCAACGGCGCAAGACGAAAAATCAGACCCAAGACCAAGAGGCGCACCAAGAAAAAAAGAATTCGGGCCGCGACGGCAGAGGAAAAAAAAGGCGGTGGGCGACCTCTTGCACAAAAATCCAAGCCACAGAGTGAACGGTACCAATCAGGCGCGACCACTGCGCCCCCAAAATGCATAAAAAACAAAGAAAACCCCATGCCATCGAGACGACGGCGGGCATACGACCGACAAGCACGATTCGCGACCGAGGCCACAATGATGGCGACCAACAAGACCACGACCCCCGCACCAATCGCGGTGGGATTTCTTGTATGGCGTGTATAGCGACGATCGCGGTCGAGTCAGCGTGTCTGATGCTGCCGTCCGCTTGGACGGACGGGTACCTTTTGGTCGCATCCGCTGCGGTTTTTGTTTCCTTTGGACGCTTGCGCGCGTCACGCCTTTGCAGCCACACACGACCCCAAAAAAAGAGAAAAAAGAAACCCAAAAAAATATGGCAAAAATTTCAAGCAACGATTCCCTATGTTGTTTTATTTTTTTGTTTCTTTGTATTTTTTTTTGCGCAAGCGCACACGCCCGTGCAGTGGCCCGGCGACGGTGTTTTTAGGCAACCTCGGCGAGGAGCGACCCGCAAAAGGTGCGGTTGATCGTATCGGCGTCGCCAAGAGTAAACACGGTGCCGTCCTCGCCCGAGATGGTCACAGTGACGGTGTCGCCTGCGACCAACGTGAAATCGCCGTCGACCGTGGCGCCATAGGTGTCGGCGACGTCCACAGCGTCAAACGCTGTGAACCAGCGTTGTGCGGGTGGCTGTGTGGCGTTGCTCGACACGATCGAGAGCACGATCGTAGGCTGGCCGGTCTCGCGCGTCCCGTTGGCGTTGGCGGCGAATCGGTACGTGCCGTCGAGCGGCGCCGTAAAGGTCGACGTCGCCGGATCATAATTGTCGGCCACGACGCCGTCCTGCAAGTCATAGAGTTGGTTCTCGTAGAGGACCTGGATGGGTGCCGTCGTGGTGATCGCCTGCGCGGCGATGCCGTCGGCACGAAAGGCTATGGTGACGGGCACTGGTCCCGGCGGACCTGGCAGTCCGGGAGGGCCTACCGCACCCGGCACACCTGCCGGTCCGGGCGGCCCGGGCGGACCAATAGGACCTTGCGGCCCCGGCGCGCCTACAGGTCCTGCAGCGCCTGTCGGCCCCATCGGACCAACAGGCCCGCTAAGCCCGGGCGGACCGGGCGGGCCTCGCGTGCCCGTCACCACAAAGGAGGCACACGCCGGAACAGAGGGCCCGCAGCAAGAATGCGACACAGGGTGCCGAGGATCGCTCATGGTCGTGCTCTCTTTCCTCAATCAGGTCACCCATAGTGGTCTTTCATGTGACCTGGGCGACTCTGGCTTGGGAGTGCTTTTGGTGCCCGAGATTCTTTGGGAGGCGCTGCCGGCGTATTGTCGCGGCGGCATCGACTGACTCTGGGCAACGCCGACAAAGTGAAAGGCAGCCGACTTTTTTTGTGTTGTTGCGACAAGCGGCGGCAAAGCACCGACACGATTGTTCTTTTGGTGGATGAGGCGCGACGCGGCGCACAGACACGACCAACGGCCGACGGCGGCAAGCCAAAGGGCTAAAAATCGAGGATGCATCTTGGCGCCCTAGACACATCAACGGCAGAATCTACGTGTGTTGGCCGATGGGCTAGCCGTTGTTGCTCCAGCACGAGAGACGACATCACCGGTTGCGTGCGCGGTGTCGGTCCTTGGGTGGCGCACGCTGGCGTACGACTGCCGGCGGGGTGCGCCGGCGCGCTCTAGACTCGCCGTCACGCATACTCTTGGCGATACGCTCCAGCGCGCATTCGTGGGGTGTGAGTCGCCAGTCGATGGCGCGGTCGTGCGGGCCGCGCAGCGTCGGATCTGCACCAAGCATCGCGTGGGTCTCGGCGTGGTCGCGCGCGGATTGTCGAGAGCAAAGGCCGACGTCATGCACGACGCCGTGTTCCGTGTCATCATCTATCAGATCCCATGGCGAGAGGACCCGGTCAAAGTCGATAATAGAGAAGGCGGCCACACCCCACATCGCCCGTCGGTGGTGTCTGCAGGACTGTATGCCCGGTGTGCAGTCGCTGTGCGCGTTAAGTATGGACTCGGCGAGGTGGCGCCCGCGAATGCCGAGAACGGCAGCATCGCACACGACGCTTGCGTAGCGCCCACTTGCATCTGCCTGTCGGCAGTAGGGTGTATGACTTAAAGCGGTCGCGGCGTGCGCGACCTCATCGCATGTGGCCGCCATGGCACTCAAAAGATCTCGACGCCCACAAACTATGGCGAGCACGACAGCCAAATCATTGTGCGGACAGCCTGCATGGTGCAGTGCCGACACGGTGCGCCTTTCTCCGAGAGCGACCGCGACGGCCATAGCGGCAGGCGTCCACGGCTGGCCGGCGCCATGGACGACGGTTCGGGCAAACCGGATGCCCGGCCTTCCGATCAATGCCGCAAGGAGACACGATCTGTCGACCGGCAAAGGCAGTGCCCGTTGGTCGCGCATACAGTCGATTGTATGTTTGCGGCCACCGAGAGCCGCCTTTCGGACCGTATTTACCGTCCAGCCGATTCCGAGGTGGCGACGTAGCCAGAGGACGACCGATGTGTGTCCCGTGCCAGCCGCCTCGTCCATGAGCAACGCGCCGATGGTCGCCGCAGCCTCGTTGCCGAAAAATGGGATATTATGTATGGTCCGGGCGCCCTGCAATATGAGAACGCGTGGTCCCACGGTCTCGGCACACTGCCGCCAGCGACGCGACACAAAAGAGGCCAGCCACCGCCAGAGCGGCGGTAGCCACTGCAGGACGGCGCATGCCATCTCGTCGGGAAGGGCATCAAACCTGGCGGTCTCCATGTTGGCCCTCTTTGGACCGCTATAGAGGAATGGCTTGGCGGGCGGTCCTGATGCCCACGAGAAACAAGGCGACGACGACGACGACAAAAGAATGTTGCCTTGCGGTTTATTTGGGCACCCACCGCGGCGTCTTTTTTTTTGTGGATGTCTAAAGGATTGGCCGTCTGTTTTCTTTTTTCGGGCGGCAATGCCGCGATGGGCTGCGCACATTCAGAGCCGACACAGCCAATGCCGGGCAAGGGCTGGCCGAGCGGCCAAAATATACAATTTCCACTGTCGACGTCCCTGCTGGGCTAGGATGGACCTGCTATTTTTTAGACGCACGGCATGTCGTTGCCCGGCATTGGGTGCAAAGGCCAGGCGACAGATGAAAAAAAAAAGTGGGCAGTCGAACCGGCGAGACGAGAGGCCACCGCGGAGGCGGCCGCCGCAAAGGCGCCGCGACCGCTGCCATCCCGCGAGTAGTGCTTGCTAACGACTAAAACTCTGCTACAGACGAGCCGATAAATTTTCATAAATAAACTATTTTTTTATTTTCCTATTGATTCGCCCATAAAGGAGTTGTGGCCGTCAGCAAGCACCAGCCGCGAGCCGACCGACCACATGCAACCGCGCGACGGCATGCGCAAAAGGCACAACAAAAGGGCGAAAAATCCGATCGAGGCAGAAAAAAAAAGAGAGAACCATTTCTCTTGGTCTAGGGCAAATCGCGCAACATGGCGAGCCCGGCCGACCGAATTTGTTGCGCATCGGGGACGCCGGCCTCGGTTGTGAGCAGCAACAACAAGCCGACCGTCTCGGCGAGGGTCATGGGTGCGTCTGCCTGGTGTGCCGTGTGTGATGCCGGTGATCCCGCGCGCGCGTGGGCCCAGAGGTCGCCCAGGAATGGGATCAAAGAGCGAGGGCGCGCGTCGGCGACGCTCGGCTCGGGTCCATGGCGCACGCCCAACGCGGCAGCGCGCAGGCAGGCCTCACGTATGTCCATAGGCGACGGCGACTGGTCGTGGTCGAAAAGGGGGACGAGCGCGCCTGACGATGTGAACGCAAAGGGAGGCACCGTCCCACGGTCCGCGTCCGTCTCTCGAACGGCGAGTGTCAGCAAGTGACTCGACCGCAATCGACCGGCGGCATAGGCGAGCGCCGCCGTTGCCAAAGACGCACCGCCGGCGGTAATGTCGTGCTGCCAGATAATGTGATGCTGCCAGACGCTTTGGTGTAGCCCGGCAGCCTCGTCGGGCACAAGAGTGCTCGCCGCCGGCATGGTCGCCTCATCGACCGGAACCGCGTTGGCTTGCATCCAGGCCAGGAGGCGCGTCGGTGGCGGATCGCGAGACGGCACAGCGGCTCCGCCTCGGTGCCGCGCGGCAGCGCCGTCACGCGCCTCGATGGGGTGGCACCACGCCGTATCTGTGTATTTTTGACGGGCCGCGCACAGTCGGTCGAGCGCTTTGGCGCACGCCGGCAAAACGTCCAAAGCGCCCACGGCGACTGCACGCGCCACGACGGCGAGAATAAAGGCGGCGGGCGTTTTGACGTCGCGCCAGAGCGCGTCGATAAGGGCGTCGACGACGTGCGGCTCGACGGCGGTCTGGTCATTGTCGGGCCAACACGCAAGCACGGCCCTTTCGATCAGGTCGAGCGCCGACTCGATCCACGGCAACCATAGCGCCCGGATCGCGAGGCCCTCGGATGGAGGTCCTGCCTGGTCGATGTGATCAACTGCCAGAGGCACGCAGCCGACCCCACATACTTTACGCCGCCTATCGGCAAACCAGACCAGTGCCGCGTGAAGCAACGACCGACTGCACGCGGCGAGCATCAGCACGTCGCGATCGTCGAGACAAGGTAGGATCGCCGTCGTAAAGAGCATCGGTTCGTGGTCCAACAAGTTGTCGAGGAGATCGCCTGTTGGTGCCAAATGATCGCGTGCGGTCGCCACTGCCGCAGGGCCTGATACATCCGCGCGACGTGTGTCGAGGGCGCTGAGCAGCACCGAACCTGTATGGACACCTTTTGTCGCCGTCGCCAGCACGCGCAAGAGAGGGCCCACGACCGCGCTCCGGATGCCGGTGCATCCAATCGCGGCCTGTTCGGTAGCAACCTGGACGATACGCACGAGCGCTGTGATGGCAGCGTCGGTGCGTGCGCTCGACTCGCTTCCGGGGCATGCGTTGGGTGGCGCCGCGGCCTGCCGTACGATCCAAGCGCTCAGACGGTTGCATATGGTGTCGATGCGGGAAAAGACCTCTGGCGTTGTCCGGTTCTCGTTATTGTCGCTGGCGCCGTTGCGCACGGCATCAATAAAATCGCGGGCTGCCTCGGTCAGCACAGACGCCTGTTGCCCGGTTGACAAGTGCCGGGGTGGTTCCGTGGGAGACAGGTCGCGTGTATATGTCGTGACGACTGCAGCGAGCATGTTGAGGGTGCCTCCATACCCGATGTTGCGGTCCGGCGGGTCCACGATAAAGGCGCGGCCACAGACGGTGTTGGCCGCGGCCGCCATCCTTGCAGCGTCATAGAGCGCCAGCGACCCATGGGAGGCGGCCGCCGCGGCCAGCGGCACGGCAGGAAGCAGACGGTCCGAGTCTGGGTCTTGCTGCACCGACAGCCAGAGGCATTCGTAGACGACCACCAGGCAGCCGAGCATCGAAGCGTGGACGACGGGGTCCACATACTTTTTCCAATAGTCCAACGTACCCGTGCCGGTACGCAGTGTCGGATCAAAGCGCGCTCGTAGAGGCGACATGGGCCACAGGCGTGCGCCCATGCCGACGAGCATCAGCCAGGCCGTCCCGACGCGCGCCACGTCGGGCGACAGCGTCGTGCCGCGAGTAAAGACCGACCACATGGGATCGTCTGGGGGCTGCGGCCACGCTTGATCGATGATGTCGGCGGGCATCGCATCCAGTACGGCAGCCATGATGCGCGGCAGACGAGGTGACGCTCTGGCCAGGGCAAAGACGTCGGCGGGTCTCAGCCGACCGAGGATGTTCCACGCCACGCCCGTGTCGCAAGATGCCAGGCGAGCGACGATACATCCGGCGGGCTCGGTGTCGTCTGTTTGCTCTGCGTCGTCAGGGCCACATGGGTCGTCGTCGACAAAGTCGCCGTCGTACAGCACCACATCGTCGTCGGCTTGATCGTTTTCATCATCTCTTTCATCACTGTCACTACTGATGTCGCCGTCGGTGGCGTCGCCGTCGTCACTGCCAATGTCATCGTCTGCACAGTCGGAATCCAACAGAAAGTCGTCGTCGGCATCAGACACTCTCATGGGGTCATAGTCGACCGCGTCGTCTTTCGGTTCGCGGTCGTCAACGCCCATGGCATTGCCGTCGCCGCTGTTCTGGTAACCCACCGCAATGCTCTTGGTCGTTGCGTGCGCGCGGTGCGACTCGACCCAGTGCTCGTACTGGCTCTGTATGATGGCCTGGTCCATGTCGCTGGCAAACTCATCGTCTATCGAGGGGGACATGTCAATATCGGGGATGTGCGCGATCGCCGCCGCGTCGGGATCGGTGATCGTCATTGTCGTAGTCCTTACGACCGTCGCTCCTGTCGCCGTGCGCGCCGTCGAGACGGCCGTTGATGTGCCATCGCCACCACCATCCGGTGCTCCGAATCCGGTCCGGCGGCCGCGCTTGGATCCCTTGATGCGTATGTAGGGCGACCACGTACCATCTGCGGACGGGGACGCCGTAACAGACGACGCCAACGGCCAGGTCTCGACGTGATAAAAGAGACCGGCGGGTCCGCCGACGCGCGGTCCAATGTCGGGTGCGCCCAAGGTCGGCACGCTCGATCCGATGTAGCGCCGCCGACAACTGGCAGCCAGGCGGACGCTCTTGTCCAGCAGTACAAACTTGTAAAACACAGACGCATAGGGCAAAAACGAACTGAGCAGGCCGGGACCGCCGATCACGTAGAGCGTGTCACCGGCGCACGCCGTAAAGGCGTCGTCGACCGATTGCACCAACAGGGCGCCGTCGCCGCACAGGCACGTCGGCGGGTCATGGGGACGATGGGAGAGCACGAGACAGAGGCGACCGGGCGAGCGACCCGAGAGGCGCGGCGCGAGACCCGCCGCGGATCGACGGCTGAGAACGACGGTCCCGTCAGCCACCAGGCGCACGATGGCCTCGATCTGGCCGCTGGCCTTGTAGTCGTAGGGGACGACGTCGTCCTCGATGAGCAGCCCGGTCTTGTCGACGGCCGCGACGAGGCACACACGGATCGCCCGCCGCGATGGGTCTTTGTGTTCCATGCGCGATGTGCCGTGCAGAGGCCGTTGTCTTTCTTTTTTTGTTTTTGCTCTCCTCTCGCGTCTTGGGTGCGGGGCAGGGCGCTATCAGGCACGACAGGGCGCCGGTGGTCGGTCGCGTGCCCTTTTTCTCTTTTTGCCTTGCGCAAGGCCGGCTTTTTTCCTTTCTTTTTGTGGTCGCCAAGTGGCGCGCCCCAAGATACAGGCCCACCGCCCTAGGGCTTGCTGTTCGAGGGCGCGCACCGGTTCGCGCCTGGTCTTTTTTTTTTGCGAGAGCGCCGGGCCGACGCGAGAAATGCGCGGCGTCGGGGCTCAAGTTTTTTGCTCTTTGCTGCGTCGGCATTGGAAGATGGGCCAATCACAGGCGACATTCCGACCATCGACAAATGCCTTTTATGGCATTTATTTCTTTTGAAAGCATGGAAAAAAGAGACAGACCGAGAGACAGAGAGAGAGAGAGAGAGAGAGAGAGACAGAGTCAAAAGCGGCGTTGAGAGACCGAGCCAAAAAGCGCGCCGCGGCCGCGCCGACGGCCATCCTCTTTTTTTTTCCTCTCTTGTAGCGCGCCGGGCTGGTCTCGCTCTTGGCCCTGCCGATGAAAATCGACTACGGAATCATCCCGTGGATGCCTTGCGCATCACGCAGTTCCGCAGCGACTAATGCTGTGCCGATGACTCGCCACCCGTCGGCCGGCCGGGCCGCGGCCAAGTCAACCCCCAACACGAATCGGACCCGCCAACACTGTTTTATGGAGTGCCGATAAATCGTGCACAACACCTGCAGCCAGCCGCATTCAGGTTTGGGTTTGCGCTTCTTCTAAACACAGTTTGTACGCAAATTAGTGGCGACTCGGGCAACAGCGCTAGAGGGTTCGATTCGTGTTGGAGGCCGGCTTGGCCGCGGTCGTCCCGTTCGCGGTCGCGCCGACTGCAGGCCGACTAGTCATCAACCAGCAGCGGCCGCGCCAATATTCCATTTTTTCCGATTTTTGCGGCAATAAAAATCAAGGCGTGTGGTTGTAAAATGAATATCGGATCACAACCAAGGGAGCGGGCCGCTGACCGGCGTGGGAATGGCGCGCGCGTATGGCCTGCGGTCGACGCCATCGACCCGAGGCCGACTACAGGCCCGCACTCACCTCCTAAAAAAGGAAAAGTCGACACAAATGGAAACGAAAAGGTTTGGTTGGTGGCACCATGCAGCCGAGACCAATCGCACAACACACGGGCACTGTACAGCACCGAACAGGCCCGACAAGACGCCACATTCATTTCTTTTGGTGCTGTGCCTGCCAACAAGCACTTGCGATCGGCTCTAGCAGAAAAAACACCTTTTGGCGAGGACAAGACACTGCCCATGGAGACACAAAGCGCAAACACGGCCGACGGGGCAATGGCGACTTCGGCCACGCGGATCAGGGTGCATCTGATTGCGGCAGTCGACCGGGCCGGGTTGCTGTCATCCGAGGGTCGCCTGCCGTGGGAATTCAAGACCAGCGGCCAGATGCAAAAGATTGCCAAAGAGGTCGCCAACCATACGGTCGTCGTCGGGTATCGTGCGGCCATCGCTATGGGCGGTAAACCGCCCGGTCGCCAAGTCATCGTGTTTGCGTCGGCGCCGCCACAGTGCCGCTATTCGTGCGCGCGCAAGACCACCGTCGAGCGCCGCCCCCAGGGCCTGTGGAAGGGCTGCGAGGTCGCCCGCTCGGTCGACGCCGTCTTTGCCCGCTGTACCTCTGACGACGGCCTCTATGTCATCGGAGGCCGCAGGACGCTCGAACTGTTCCTGCCCTTTGCCACGACGGTGTCTTGGCACGTGCTTCAGCGGACGCTCCTCCCCGGTGCTCCCCCGTCGTCGTCCCACCTCTACTTTCCCCCGATGCCCAGTGAGGCCGTGCTCGTCGATGTCGTCCCCGGCGCGGCTCACTCTCTTCTCACGACAGAGCGCCAATTGTGGCGCCTCGATCCTGCGACTTTGCCGCCGACACGCGCCGAGGCTATAGCGCGCACTACCGTGGCCCATATGGGGTCGCCGAGCGCCGCACCTGCAGTCTGCCGACGTCCAGTTTCTGCGACGACACGCGCATCATGGTTCAACACCACGCCCGTCGGCGCCGTGATTGCCAGGAAAGCGCAGCCGATTTATCCTGCGCCCACTGCCCGATCGGCGACCGAGTCTACGGCGCCCGACGATGAATCTGCCGTCTTTGTGGACGCGCCGACAGAGCCGACCAGCGGCGGCGACGGCGACGACGAGGCACTCGACGAGGGCATCCGAGCCAGTCTGGTCGAGTTTAGCATCGCGTCGGAAATGGCCACCATGCAACAACACTACCAGGCACATGCCCGTCTCTTTCGCCGTTTTTCGTGCTGTGCCTTGGATTATCTCCCCCCGCCCCCTAAAATGACTCGGCAACTTGCTTACGCTCGACTGTAACCCTCGTGTGTGTCGTGTACGTGCGTCTACAGTCGATTGCCCAAAAGTATGGCGACGGCCAAAACATTGCCGTTGCCAGTCGACGCGCGGTCGCCGTGGACGACGACGATGATGATGATGATGATGATGACGACATATCGTACGACGATGGCGCATGTGCATTGTACGATTCTGGTGGGGACGACTCGTCCTGGTCCGACGACGATTCGACCTGGAGCGGCGACGACGATGACGGCAGCAACTTTGGCGATGACCCTCCCAGGTCGGGCGGGCGACACGACGCGGTCCTCGACCGACACACCGACGGGCACCAAACCCCTGCCAAAGACGCCGAGGCCCCAGCCGTTGCAGTCGATCTTTTGTCGCACGTCGGCGCAGACGCACCCGGTATCCGGTCGATGAGAGACAGTGATGGGTGCGACGAAACTGGCGATCACAAAAGCGCGCCTGCGCGTGGCGCTTTTCTGCAACGACTCGGGCGGTGCCCCGTGGCCTACCTCGTGGACCGTTGTGGGTGCGCGGCCGGTGGCGTCGTCAGACGCCTGGACGGTGCCGATATGGGCCGGCTGGCTCGGGTCTCCAAGATCACCCTGTGCGCACTGGCCGAATCGGTTGCGCTTGGCAAAGACGCCCAACCGTCACGCCAGTTCATGCCTCTGCCGATGGCACGCATGGTCCTTTCGTCGCTGGCGCGCGCACAGGCCATGATCAAGACGCTCGCCATGGTCACCGACTCTGACGGCGCATGGAGTCGCCGCGACTTTTTCGAGGCTTTTTCTGTCGAGCGCGCCGACAGCGACGACCACGACGGCAGCGACCTGGACCGTTCCCCCGTCGCGATCGATTTGGGTCACTCGGTCGACCAATTTAACCCGTCATACTGGGCACGGCCTCGGCGCGCAGTCTTGCCCGATGGTCAGTGGCCGCTGCGCGATCTGTGGGCGCTCCTAGAGTCGGCCGAAACGGACGGGCGGTACGACATTGCCGGCGCGTGCCTCGCCACACTCGAAGCCATGGACCAAAAGACGCACGCCTACGCCGCACGCTTGTGTCACGGCGACACGCGCGATAGGATCGCACTAGATATCTGTCGCTCTATGGGACTGTTGCTCGGAGAGCGCGGGTGCCTGCGCACGATTCTCTTGCAGTCGACGTGGGCATTGCCGCTGCGGATGGCCCATCTGGGCGGCCGATGTCGATCGGGTCGCCTGATCACGGCAGCCCTTGACACCGCGACCCGTCACGTGGCCCGTGGCATCCACCTGACGCGCGACGGCCACTGCGCACTGCGGCTCTTGGGGCCCGAACCCCACGATCCGTCCGCACACGCTGCCGCCGCTGCCCACGTCGTCGCCGCTGCTTTGGCGTCGCTTTGTGACCGTGCCGGATACGGTGCCGGCGCCTCGACCGACCGCGTCTTTGACCTGATTGAACGCGCCGTCTGCAACACAATCTTGCCCGTCGTCGATGGGCACGATGACATCGACTCCAGTACCGCCGCTAGGCCGAGCGACCCTGCCTACAAGACCGCCCTCGACCAAGTCTTTAACACTGTGTGTTTGCGCCTCGCTGCGTTTTTGCGGCTGGACGACCGTGGCGCCGGCTCGCTGCCGTCGCCCCCGGCCGCAGTCTTTTACCGCGCCCTCTACCTGCTGGGCAGGATCGTACGCGAGGGCGCGGGCAAGCACAGGACCGCGTCGGACCGCCTGGTCAGTCTCTGGCCCGAAATCGGGCCGCGGCTCTGGGGAGGCGACGGCGACGATGGCGACAACACCGAGGGCGCTCTGACGCGCCTCGCTTTGGCGCTCAGTCTTTCAAACAGCATGCCAACCTCTAGCACAATGCCGACACCGCGTGTAACGCTCGATCCCGGATGCAAGGACGATGGCGACGACGACGACGACGAGCCAAAAACGTCTGCTTTTGCTGGTGCCGAGATCGACACGGGCAGACTCGCAGACAATGGCGACAACGCCGACGGCGGTGGCAGCGACGTCTTGGGTTTTTTGCTCGACGGCGATCCGGCACTAGCGGCACACCTCTTTTCCTATTTTGATTCGGTCGACATGGGCACGTTGGCCTTTGTATCGCGCCGAGCCTTTCTGCTGGTTGCGCGTATGGTCATGCCGCGGCACCAAGGTCGGCCTCCCATCGTGCCGTGCGTGTGTGATCGATCCTACGTGTCCCAAGCCGATTATCTGACGATGGCGAACCCGCGCATGCGCCTTCTCGACCCGATCTTTCATGACGACGGTGCTGGGCGCTCCACGAGCCTCGCCAGTGGACTCGGTCTCGTCGGTCTCGCCTGCCGGCGATTGCCGCGCATCAGCGATGCCGTTATCCGACTGGCCGTTGGCGTACACCCGCGCGACCGCGGAGCGCCGCCAAGTACGGCGAGTCGTGCGACCTTGCTTTCGAGACGGGCCGACGAGACAAACAAAACCACCGCCTACAGGAGGGTCGCCGACGCCCTCGCCGACTTGGTCGCCACAGCCATCGACACTCGGTCGGGGAGCGTGGCTAACAAGGCCACCCTTTTGGCATCGCACATGGCGTCGCAGGTCGGACCCGGCTTTGCCGGAAGCGCAGGGACGATATGCTTTGCGTCGGCATGGAGCAGGGCGCCCTCGACCGGCGCAACTGGCCCTGTGTCGCAGCGCCATCGCCAACTGTCGATCGACTGGGCGTGGTGTCCCGTACTCTCGCTCGTGCACGTCGCAGCAAGGCGGCGCGACGTCGCACTATTTCATGTCGCCTGCGCAATGGCCCATGACGACATTGTCAGGACATCGGACAAACAGGTCGCCGCCTCTCTCGCCGTTGCCATCCTCGACGGTGCCATTGCCCAACTCGAACAGACACCCCGCAGACTAGACGACGCCACGGGGCACTTTCTCGACTGCCTCGCAGCGTGCATGCCGCGCGACCCGAAACACGCGCGCCCGTCGCAATTGGAGCCGCGGCTCTCTTCCGAACCGGGCCCGCCCAAAGCGATCATCCCGAGTCTGTCTCTGCGCCTGTTTTTGCTCTGCACGGCGCAGACGACGGTCAGCCGCCGCTGCGCCAAGTTGATCCGCTCGCTCGCATCTTTGGCGTTGTAAATAAAAAAACGAAACATTGTTTTTTTTCCGTGTGCGTACACGCACGGAGCCCTCGGCCAGCGCTCTTTCTTTTTGGGTGGCAATGCGGCACTGCGCTGCCGTGCAGACCGCCGTTGGCGCCTCGTCGCCGGGGTGCGATGCACATCGGTCGGCGCCCGCCCGAATCGGACCATAGTGCAGCCCGCAACGACCGCACGCTCGACGCGCCGAGCACGAGTCGGACGTCGCCGGGCGCTGGCACTTTTTTTTTCCTCGTTGACGCATTGAATCGCGCTCTGGCGCATGATCGAGGTTGGCGACCGCACGGACCTTTTCTAGCGCTCCCAACGCTGCCCCGCGGCCGCGATCCAAGAAAAAAAAAGTTGTGCTTGGAAAAGACCGGCACGCGTCTGCTTTTTTCTATTTCTTTTTTTTTCTATTTCTTTTTTGTCGGCGCCACTAGACCAAAGGGGACGGAAGGAGCAACTACCGGTTACTCGCAATAGACGAGAATGGCGTCTCTGGTGGGTTGGCCCTTTGCCTTTTAGCACGACGCGGCACACTCAGTTTGTCGCCGTCGCCCGTCGACGCAGCAGACAGCGCGACATGACTGGCGGGACGCTTGCATTTGGCGCAGCCGCAAGGCGCCACCCCGCTTCCCCAGCGGCCACCGGAAAATTCCATGTGTATGGCGCTGGCGACGGCCGAGCAGAGCCCCGCGACGCGCTCGCGTATACGCCTGACCGTATCGCGCTGGTGTCCGTCTGTGACGCGCCGCGCGCTCACAATGTCGACAACGACCTGCAGTTGGTCGTGCGAAAGCCTGTCGCAAACATAGTCGGCCATGGCGTCGTGAATGAGGCCCACGGTGGCGAACGTCGCCGGCGTCACGGCAGCACCGGCCTCTTCGACAAGGAATCGCACACCCGCGGTCGATCCCGACGCGAGAGCCTCGCCCACGAGTTCCTCCAACGACGCGACCGGGGACAAAAGGTCGCAGAGGACACGCAGGACGTCGATGCTGCCCTCGGCGGCGGCGGTCCATGCGAGACTTGGCCCGATGGCATCGGGAAAGTGTGATGCAATCCACCGCAACGCCTCGGGCCGGTTGTGTATCGTGGCCGCCACTGCGGCCGCCTGCATCATTGGCAGCGTGGGCGCGCCGAGGGCGGCAACGCACGCGCCATCGGGCGCAGCGACCCACGACAAGAGAGCGGTGCGGCCCTCGCGCGCTGCACCAACGAGGATCGGCGTCGCATCGCTGCATATGTGGCGGACTGCCACGGCGAGCATGTCAATGTCGCCACGAGAGGCTGCGGTGGCCGTCGCCGTCTCCAACTGGGGCATCTCTTGGCACGGGCGCATGCCCGACGGCGTGCTGGAGCGGGCCAGCAGCATGTGGGTGACTGCGGCTGCCCGTCCAGAGGCGATGGCGTCGGCAATCAGGCGGCCATCGGGTGCCACGTAACCGCCGCAGCCGCGATCGCGCAGCCACAGCGCAACATCTGGCGTCGGCGCGTTCCACGCGACTTTGCCCAACGCCTTGGTGCACCGACACGGCGTGCCGCTCGGCGCCAGGAGTTGGTCGTGGAGGTATGCCACGATCCCAACATGACCGCACTCGGCGGCGTAGACAACAAGGTCGGGATCGATGTCGCGATATTGCGTATCGCCCAGGCGGATGCGCGGTGCCGTCAGGTACTCGAGTGCGTCGACGCGGTCGTGGCGGACCGCGGCGACGATTGCACTACGCACGTGGTGGCGCGCAGACAACAGCCTATCGTGCCTGCGCCGCTCGTCGCAGTGGTCATCCTCGTGGTCATCCAGATGATGCCCGTAATCGACGGAACCGTCGTTGATCGCCTTCTGCGCGCATGGCGAGCACCGCGTCAGTCAAGGGCAGCGGGCAAACAGGGCGAAAAAAGCAAAGGACGCGGCGACGGGAACCGCCGGGAAAAAATCAAAGAAAAAATCAAAGAAAAAAAAAGAGGGCACTGCCGGGCCGGCGACGGGACCGACCCATCCCAACAAAAAAAAAAGAAAACATTGACCGCACGCGCCAATAAAAAAAGGTGTGGGTGGCGGCAATGCGGTATGGTCCTGTAGCCGAGATGCACGCACTTTGAGGGCGGCGCAGACAAGGCGGACGACGCGCACGTCGCAGTAGAGCACGGCAGGCTCGATGAGGTCCAGCGATAGCGGCCGGCGCTCGTATGCAATGGCGGCGCGCACCACACCGGGAGGCGCGCCAGCCCGGAGGAGCCGACCGAGGCGCTTGGCTAATGCTGGGCAACGGCTAGCCGAGCGGCTAAAAATTGTAGATTAATCCTGGCACAGTAAGGATGTCGACAGTGGAATTCAGATGTTTTAGCCGATCGGCTAGCCGTTGCCCACCGAGGCGCTTGGCGCCCCACCATGCCGCGAGCCCGCGCAGCGACGTGCCGGCAAAAAGGGACGAGGCGATCTGAGCCGACAACAAGTCGCGCGGCCGCGAGACGGCCTCGCCGATGTGCAAGAGGATCTCGGGCGGCATGTGGGCGAGCCCGATGCATTCGTCGTCTAATATCGATGTGTCTCTTTGGCTGTCGCGCTCTGTCGTCGTCGCCGTAGACATGTCGCGGGCAGTCGGCGCGCTGCGTCGTCGGGTTTTTCTTGCCTCGTCTTTGCGCTGGATGTCCAGCGCAGGATGGTGCTGGGCCGCTTCCGCGGGCTCCCTTTTGTTCATTCAATTGGTGTCCCGAGATTTGGGATTGGCCAACTCACGGCCAATCGAAAAACCAAGTCGGCAGCGAAATGCCGACGGCCCCAAAGGAATGCGCCGCCACGGACACGCGGCGAGCCCGCAAGCCACAACACGCAGCGACGGGCGCCCACATTTGCCAGATCGCGCTTTTTTTTGAGAAAAAAAAAGGGTTTTTATGACCAACCGACGCTGCCGCACACGGTTCCGCCATCACGCAGTCTGCATGAGTTTGTGCGCAGCGGGAGTCTTTTTTTTTGCTGGGGCGGTCGTGCGCGGCAACGGCGCCAATGCCGCCCAGCGGCCTGTTCTTTCCGTCCTTTTTATCCGGTCCTCGACCTTGAATTATTCTTTTTTTCTAAATCCACACCAATAGGAAATAGGGAGGACGGGTTGTTGCCGCGGCGTCGCGCAGGCCGAGCCAACAGGAAAAAAAAGGAACGGACTGTCGCTCGTCATCGGGTGCCACGCAAAAGTGCCGGGCAAAAAATGCGCGGCACTCCGGCGTGCGTCGTCCCTGCTTGCGCTCGGCGGCCTTGCCGTTTATTTTTTTGTTCTTTTTTTGGGATGGCGTGGAAAAAGAAGAGCGCCCATTGGCTACGGCGCCGACCAAGGCAAAAATCGTCAACCGCACGCTTCGAGAGCCGCACCGCTGCAAAAAAAAAGAGCGGGCGCCAACGGGCCCTGGGCCCACTTACAAACACACACCCGCCACGCGTCGGCCAGACCTCGCACCATTTTTTTTTGCACGACTATAGTGCGCCATCCGCCATGGACACGCTGCCGCCCGAGTTGATGGCTCTCGTGTTGGACGCCGTCGGCGACGCGGTGGTACCGGCCTTTGTGTGCACCTGGTGGCGTGACCTGATCCGGTCGCGCCGCATAAAGGCGGCACGGGGCAACTACGCAGGAGCGTTGGCCGCCCGCGGCGACACGACCCTCTTGGTGTGGGCAAGAACCCAGGGCTGTCCGTGGGGTACGGCGACGTCTGCGGCCGCAGCCGCAGCCTCGCGTCTCGACACCCTCCAATGGCTGCACGCCAACGGATGCGCGGTCGACAGCGACTCGGCAGACAAGGCGATGGGCACCGGCGATCTCGCCATGCTCGACTGGCTGGCCTCAATCGGCATCATGCCGTCGACTGCGGCACCTGCGGCCGAGGCCGGTCGTTTGGATGCGCTCAAATGGCTCGCCGCCAACACTGACGACATGGAAACGCACGCCGGCGACATCCTCGAAGCAGCGGCAAAGTCTGGTCATGTCGGCGTAATGGAATGGTGCGCGACCGCCGCTACGGTCACCTACTGCGCCGCAATGTGTACCGGAGCGGCCGGGGGCGGCCATCTCGATGCGCTCAAGTGGTTGCGCGCCAACGGCTGCCCGTGGGACGAGACGAGCCCGTCGGCGGCGGCCAATGGTGGTCACCTCGACGCGCTCAAGTGGTTGCGCGCCAACGGCTGCCCATGGGACGAACGGACCTCATCGGCGGCAGCCTTCTATGGGCACATCGAGGTGATGGAGTGGTTGAACGCCAACGGCTGCCCATGGGACCGCAAAGTTTGCAAGGTTGCAGCGGCGCGGGGACGTCTTGACGTGCTCAAGTGGTTGTGGGACAACGGCTGTCCGTGGAGCGATGGCGTCTGCAGCACAGCCGCGCGCAACGGTCACGTGCACGTTCTGGCGTGGGCCGATGCCAACGGTGCTCCCTTTGTCCTCTTGTCATGTCGCGATGCGTGTGCCAAAGGATCGCCCGTGGATCAGTGGCTCGTCAGGCGGTGGCATGATATTGTCGGCCTGGATGATCCCGAAGATGACCCGCGGTCGCAGTGCGCCGAGATTGCGCGGCGCGGCGACACAGCGCGGTTGGCCGCCATGCGGCGCCACGGGTTTACATGGAACGAACGCGTGTGCGCCATGGCGGCCCTGGGCGGTCACCTGGCGACCCTCCAGTGGCTCCGCGCAGAACAGTGCCCTTGGGACGTGCGCGTATGTGCCTACGCGGCCCGCGGTGGTCACATTGAGATTATTCGCTGGGCACGCGCCAACGGGTGCCCGTGGACTTGGTCGGTTTGCTCAGAGGCTGCCGCTGGCGGACACCTCTCTGTCCTCCAGTGGGCCATAAACTGCGGCGTCCGCTGGAACGCCTACACGTGCAGCGAGGCGGCGCGCACCGGCCACCTAGAGGTCCTGGTGTGGGCACGCGAGCGCGGGTGTGTGTGGGATCGCGCTCGGTGCGCGGCGCTCGCCGCCAAGGCCGGACACGCCCGCGTCGTCGCGTGGATCGCGGACCAACCCGGCAACCTCTGACCATTTCCGTGGACACCCAAAAATGCATTGTCCTTTTTTTGTACTCTCTCGACCGCCAGAGCCTGCCAGCGTGTGTATTTTTAAAGGAGAAGGGGGTTGCGTGGCGGCAATTGGGCCGTCTTTTGTCTGTGCGGGTCAGCGTACAGTCGCGAAAAAAAAACTCTCTAGGTCGGTGCTTGCGGGTTTCAGCCGGCCAGAGTCGACTAGCCAGAGAAATCTTGTTTTGACCAACAGTCGGCCGACTGTGACTTGGCCGACACGGACGGGAATCGAATCGGCGCTTGCTTTGTCTCGGGGACATGGCACGAAAACTGCACGCTCTCAACCATAACCCAAAACTGTCGCATAAAACCTGTCATCCCAACCCGCAAATAAACTGGCGCGAGCGGACCAAGTTGGATTTGTGTGCGTCTCCCACATGTCGCCTAATCTCTTTTTCCCTTTTTTTATCGTGACTTAATTGTCGGGTGGGAATTTTGTTGGTGCGGCTTGCCCGCGCTGGACCAACGGACTAGAGTCCTTGGCCGACCACCAGCGGACCGACCACACAGCCAAGCCCGAGTTTGGATTGTCCTCGTCGCAATCCGCGCCCAAAAAAAGGCCGATCGGCCACATAAAAAAAGAAGAGAAATGTTTTTTTGTGGTCACGGAGCGCCCGTCTGCGGGGCGCCGGCAACTGGCGGCGGGCAACAGTCGGCGATCGATTAAAAAAACGCGCACGCTCCGCTATCGGCGCCTCTGGCGCGCCGGATCGGTCAGCGATTTTCCGCCGTCGCCCACCGTTGGGTGTGCGTCCTTGCTCCAATAGAAAAAAAAAGAGAGGAAAGAACGGATGGGAAGGAGGAGGTGCCGCGGGCTCCATTGGCGCGGCACAGACACCGAGCCGGCTTTTATGGGCCGGGCGGGGCGTCGCGGAGGGGGCCACATTTTCTCGCTGCGGCCCAAAGAAAGAAAGGCCGCCGTCGACCGGCGACATCTTTTTTTTTTGGATCATACCAACATAAACGGGAAAAAAAGAAAAGAATGATGGGCGCCCTACCCGACGAACTCTTGTGTGCCGTGTTTGCGCACCTCCCGTGCTTGGTCTTGCGGTCGGCGGTGCTTTTGGTGTGCCGCCGGTGGCACGACGTGGCCGGCGACCCCGTGGCCCTGCAGAGGCACGTGTCGTGCATCGATGCCACCAGGACCATGAAGCGCCCGAACCGGTGGTGCGACGCCGCGGCGTCAGGCCATCTCTTGTGTTTGGCCCATGCGCGTCGTAGACTCGGCCTTGCGTGGGGAGCGACCACGTGCCAGGCGGCGGCGAGAGAGGGCCGCCTCGACTGCCTGCGATTTGCGCACGTCAATGGGTGCCCGTGGGACCGCAACACGACGCGCGTGTCTGCCGCCGACGGCCACCTCGACTGTTTTCTCTATGCATCCCGCAACGGTTGCGCAATCGACTACGAGTCGGTGGATGCGGCGGCGCGCAACGGTCACGCCGACATCCTGGGCGCTATCGGCGCCACCCCCTCGGCACACACGATCGACGCTTGGACGTGCGAAAGGGCAGCCGCGGGCGGCCACCTGGACGTCATCCGGCGCCCCTTGCAAATGGGCGTGGTTCCAGACCCCGATTCGCTCACCTCGGCCATCTACGCGGGCCACATGGCAACTATCAAGTACCTCATTAGAGAGCACGGCATGCGTCCCAGGTGGGGCGAATTTTCTCACGTGGGCGCGCGCGGAAGTCTCGACCTGATACGCTATTTATGCGAGACGTCCGACGACGATGACGGCATCCGAGAGATGGCCTCGGCAGCAATAGGCAAACACCGAAGAGCGGCGGCCCTCTACCTTTTGGAGCGCGGCACGCCTGTCTCCATTTCAGACGCCAAACGGATTGTCAAGCACGGTTGGGCCGACGTCATAGACGTTGTATGTGCAACCGACGTAGACTGGGCCGAAAGTGTCGCCCGGTGGTCGATCGACTATGGACGTATACAATGCCTCGAACGCGCTCTTGAACGCGGAGCCGCCGCCGACTGGCACCTCGTCAAGCGTGCCGCCGGGTGTGGTCAGGTGGCAATGATCGACTTGTTGGTTGCGCGCGGCGCCGCATGGACGGTGCGCGCGATGCACGAGGCCGCCTGCAACGGCCACGTCGAGGCGCTGTCAGGTGCCCAGTTGGCGGGTATTCGCTTTGACGCCGACGCACTGGCAAGCGCGGCCGCCAACGGACACTATGAGGCCGTGCGCTACTTGTGCAAGCGCCAGTGTCCCGTCGACGACAGGGCCCGTGCATTGGCCAAGGCTTGTGGCCACGACGAGATCGTACGCTATCTGGCGGATCGGGGGTGTCCCTGATATGGAACCACGACGAAAACCCCTGTGCTCTGTCCTCGACGAATCTAGGGCGCCCCTTTTTTCTATTTTTATTTTGCGTACAACGGAACAAAGGTTGTCTGGGGCACTCTTTTTTTTCTTGGCCTGCAAACAATGTTGGGCAACGACCGGGCGACCGGTTTAAAAAAGTGCTGGTCGCGCTGTCGACGTCCCTACTGCACCAGGACCGCAGCCCGCGATTTTAGCCATTGTCCAGCATCGATCAGGGCGCCGACGGCCCGAATCGATGCCGCGCCAATGGCCCGTTCCCCCTAATCCACTGCCCATAAAAATCGCGAAAAAACCGTCTCAAGAGTCGAGATTGTGCGAAAATGAAAAGAGCAGGCCGTTGGCGCGTCGTTGCACCGGACGGCCTGCCGGTGCGCTGACGTCGCCTTTTTTTACAGAGAGGCAGTCGGCTCCAAACAAAAGGTGGACGAACCAAGTCCGAAAACGTGTCCTCGCGGTACGATGGCAAAACATAGAGAGATAGTAGAGTGTACCACGTCTTCATAGACGACAACCTAGAGCGCACCTTGGAAAGATTCGTGTTGGCAAAGCACAATTTTGCGCAGTCTGCGGCAACCATTCAAAGAAAGGCGACCTTTCAGTGTCCCGACCACAGCCCGACGGCGAAAAAAAGACGATGCCAAAAAAGACAAAGCCGTATGTTAAAAAAACCTTTTTTTTCCAATTCTTTCGGGGAGACACGAGGGGGTAGGGACGAAACAAAGCAGGCGCGGCCCAGGCAAGGGGGGTCCCTAGTCGAGGCAGGCCACGTCGAGACCGTTCACGATGGCATAAAGGGAGCGTGGGTAGACGCGCAAATCGGCAGCCGCCATGAGCGGCATAATCGTTCCGCCACATTTGTCCACGTGACGAAAGACGACGCGTCCGTCGAGCCACACCCCCCGAGCGCCCTTGAGATCCACTGTCTGTCCGGTGAGAGCGTCGACAACCGTCGTCGTCCCCAGGCACTGCATGCGCAGCAGGCCTGGGTGGGTCTGATCCGAGTCGTTGCTCTTGGCGACAGAGTCCCACACGAATTCCCAGATCTCGTCGCTGGGGATGTCTCTGTGGAGCGGACCGCCTTTGAGGGTGTCCCTGATGACGCGCTCCGTGTCTTTGATTTGCTGGCGGAAGGCGGCCGCGCGCCCTGTCAGGCACTTTGACGTCGACAGGCCGACGTCGTCGCCAGCAAACCGAGGAAGGTCGAGACGCACGCGCAAGGCCAGTTTACATGTGCACTCGCGGTCGTGAGCACCGCGGCCATGGCGGGACTGTGTGCACCCTCTGCATAGCGCCTCAAAGGGCATGTAGAGAGGCGGCATCGACAGGTAGACGGGATCCTCCACGACCGCACGCCGGTATTTTGGCAACGAGAGGTGTTTGTCATAGTCGCGCGCGTCGATGGGACGGTAGGTGAATGCCGCCAGCATGGCGTCGGCGTCGGCGTATTCTTTGATGACGACAGCATCTTGTCTGTTTTCGATCGCTTTGGTTGTAGTGGTAGTGTGGTCACCGGCGACGGCGGTCATGGCGACGAGTGCCTCGGTGGGCTGAAACCCTTTGCGCAGCGCACGATCGATGCGCACCGGACGAATGAGGCCGCTGCCGGCGGGAATGACGTCGGTGGAGCGCGACACGAGCGACCACATACAGTCCCACGTCGCCCAGACGGTCTGACCGTCATAGTAGGCGGCGGCGTGCGAGAGATCAAAGGCCGAAACCACGTCACCGCCGCAGCGGGCGTCTGTGTAGATGACCTGCACCGCCTCTCGGTTGGCCGCGTCGTCGGGCAGGGCAAAGGTGACCACGGAGCCGCGCATGGTGACTCTATGGTCGGGCAACACTCGAAACAGGGTTTGGACGATGCGTCGAAAGGCGTCCTTGCGCGCCCGCGAGTCCTCGCCGACGATCCAGAGGTCCATGTCACTGTCGGGCAGGCGGGCGCGCAGCGGCTCTTGCTGTACGGCCTCGACCACGCAGCCACCGGCGAGAACGGCACCCGATCGAATCGGATGCCCGCCACCATCGTCTGTGGTGTCGTCAGCGGCGGCGTGGGCGCAGACGCATGCCAACACGGCGTCGGCCGCCCTGGGAAAGGCCTCGCGCAAGGCGGCCTCGAATGTTGCCTGGGAGTCGACCGTGACCGTCATATAGGCGTCGGCGCTTCGGCGGCGCTTGGCCTGACGCTTGTCCGTCAGACATGTATCGTGTTCCGTGTCGGTGCCGTCTGTATCGGGATGGACATGGCCTCGTGTCTCTACGTTGCAGCGCACAATCAACCGTGCGACGCAGGCAGGATCAAACAGGTCACAGAGCGACAAGGCATACGGCGTCGAGGTGTGGGGACTTGCAGCGGCGATCACCCGGTGCCAATCGCGGAGCGCCGTCATGCTGGCCAGCGACAAGAGCGCCGGATTACCGTCGACGCACATATCGAGCCAGTCGGCAGCACATGTTGGGCTCTTTGTGAGCGCAGTCCGCAGACGTGACAGGCTTTGGTCGCACGCCGCAAGTAGGGCAGTGCGATAACCGCCGTGGCGTTGGACCTGGTCGGCGACCCATGCGTGGCGATCGTGAAAAATATAGGCGCCGCATTCATCACAGAATTCGATTTTGTCAGGGTCCCCGTCGCAAAGCGACCAAAGGCGGTCGCGGTCAAACAGGACGCTCGCTGGGTTTCGCAGCGACCATCCCTTGTGATCGGGTACGTCCATGTGGGCGACGACGCCCGACACCGTGATGGCGTACGCCGAGAGCAGGACCTCGGGATCGAGCATGGCTATTTGCTCGTGAGCCTTTGCGATACACTCCCGCCCATATGCTGTGCAAAAGCACACTGGGTAATATGACGGCCGCACGTCGGCCATGCTGTTCAAAGCGTCGGCGCACTGTTGCAGGCGTGCGTCGGCGCCGAGGTAGTTTAACGTGTGCCAGTACGCGAGGACCGCGCCGAGTCGAGGCTCGTCGGCAACGCCCGCAACATGGGCCAGCACGGCCTCTAGGCCCCATGGGGCGCACTGGGGCAGCGGAAGCACGACCGTGGTTTTAGGATGTTGTCGTTGTTGTTGATTTGGATGGTCAACGATCGACTCGCGAAAGCCGCCGCCGAGCATGGCGGCAAAGTAGCGGCTCCCTCGGCAGAGGCCGTCGACGGGCAAGTCCACCTCCAAAAGCACCGGGCCGGCGGGGCGTGCGCACACAGAGACGAGCACATTCATGTCGACCGCTACGGCGTCGGTGCCCTGTGTGTTCGAGACGGTTTGAATTACATGGCCATCAGGCTGTTTCTTGTTGTTTTCCGACGGCACACAGAAAAATTCCCTGGCATCGGCGCAAGCCGGCGCGCGCACCAGGCGATCCTGCCACGCACAAGATTCAACTCGATGTAACTTTTTTCCTATTGGTCGTTGGCAAATCAGGGTTGATTGGGGCCTTTGGTCCGCGCGCGCAAAAGCCCACAACTTGAACCGCCAAAGGCAGCAAAAGAAAAAGCCATCGGCGAAAGCCAAAGGGACATCCCAAAAGTAGTGTCTGTGGCGCATTGTTTTATCTTTTTAACAATTTGCAGACACTTGGCGGTGAGGCGTGCCCTGTGTGGGCGCTTTTGTGCATTCCCGACCAGGCAAAACAATAGGCCGCAGACATTTTTTGGGCACTGCATTGGCTGTTTAGCATTTCCTTTGCCCTCCCCCATTCCATCCGCTCGACTGTGAGCAGGCTTTGCGCTGTCGTCAGAATCATGAACCAATGAGGAAAAATTACTTTTTTGCGGCCGGGAAAAGGTGGGTTGCCTTTTGGTGTTGTGGTGAAACACAAGAGCAGCCACACAAACTTTCGAAATGGATGACACGGCGTGCTTTCTTGACGTGCTGGCCGACGAATTGGTCTTGTCGGTGCTGCGCTGGTTGGATCGCGTTGGGGATCTCGCGCGGCTGAGTGCGACATGCCGACGCATGCACGGCCTGGCCTCGGACGACATCCTCTGGCGGTCCATCTTTGTCAGACTTGTGCGACAGCCGTCCTCCGACATGCGCTTTAGTGACTCCAAAAAGGGCTGGCGCTGGCTTTGCCGTGCACACTGTTTTCTGGCCACCGCGCCAGACGACGACGACAACGATGTGGTCGGCACCGCCATTGGATGTCTGGCCCGCGGCTGCGTCGTATACAGAGGCGACATTTGTGGCGCCGCCATGGCGTGGCACGGATATGGCCACGCCCATTGGGTGTGGCAGCAGCATGAAGACGTTGCCGATGTACTCGCCCGTCTGCCCTATTTGGGGCCAAGGCCCCATGCGGCATTCTTCTACACGGTTGGCCTAGACGCATTCGACCGCACCATGCGCGCCACGTCGATGGCCCTGGCGCGCAAAGCGCCAACACATCCGGTCGCCAGAGCGGCAACGCGCGGCCAATGCCCCGCGCCGTCGATTATACGCACACATCAAGGCGAATGGGTTCATGGGATGAGCCAGGGACCTGGCATCTGCACGTGGACCTGCGGTACCTCCTACGAGGGGCACTTTGAGCGCGATCTGCCGCACGGCCAAGGCGACTGTGTGTGGTCCGACGGCGCCTGCTACCGAGGCGCATGGATCGCCGGCGAGATGGATGGCAGTGGCGTCATGACCACCAGGGGCGGTGATCGCTACGAGGGCGGTTGGCACCAAGGCAAGAGGCACGGCAACGGCACCTACTTGTGGGCCGACGGTTCATCATACAGTGGCGAATGGGCTGATAATCAGAAACATGGCCACGGGACTATGACCTACAGCAACGGCGAGACACATGTCGGCTCCTGGGCCAGCAACCGCGCCCACGGTCAGGGCACACGCACTCGCCTCGACGGGCGGCGATATTGTGGCGGGTGGGCCAACGGGCGACCCGATGGCGACGGCGTTGCGACCCACGCCGACGGTGACGCATACCGTGGTGTTTGGCGCCAAGGTCGCCTCTGTGGCGTTGTGTTTGGAGGCAATGCACACTATTGCGCGGCCGTCCACAGGCGTGCCGACGGCAGCGAGCACCTTTGCCGCCAGGTCGGCGTCGAGTGGCACTGTATCGTGGTCGGTGAGGCGCACACGCCCGACATGTGCACCGTTGCCACAAAGGCCAGGTGCATTGTGGACGTCACGCTTGCCCGCGCGCTCTGGTAGCCGTTTATCGATCCCCCCCCCCCCTCCCCCACCAACAACGACCACGGCCATCGACGGGCCGACATACGGTCGCACGCGAGTAGACAAGGAAATAGGAAAAAAATGCACAAAAACGCACCACACAAAAATGCGGCCCCGTCACCCAATCATTTTCTTTTTTTTCCTTTTGTTTGAGTTACGACAAGACGCCAGATGGAGCACAGAGACAAGGCCTTTATTTTTTTTTGAAGTTGGCGAGCAGCCGCCGCGGTGCGCGGTATCGCATGACCGGGTTTGGTCTTTTTTTTTGGTATCTCTGTTGTGGTCGCTGTCGTCGTGTGCCAGACTGCCGGGCTGTGTCTATGCGGGGACGGAAAAAAAGAGGGACGGAGGAGATTGCCGACATCGCGCGGCGATGCTGGCAGTTGCAAAAAGGGGCAGTGCGCCAATGCTTTTTTTTTCGTGCTCGGCAGCAACGCGCCGATTTTTTGTGGTGGGCAATCGATTTTACCAGATTTTTTCTCTTTTTGATGTGGAGAAACATTTTTGCATAGGGTTTTTTTGTGAGAGCGTTCAGGGGGAGGGGAGGGCCGGCGCAGCGCTCTAGTCGGCAAGTTTGTGACGGGCACCGCGCGATGCAGCGAATTGGTCCCACGTCGAGCGAACGACAGACGCATAGTTGGTCGCGTGCCATAAACATTTTGTGCGTCGATAGCAGCGCTCGGCGGTGCAAAGGGCACAAAAGTGGCTCTCCATCAACGAGTGTACTGCAGGCGAGCCCCTTTTAAAGGGCTTTATCGAGTGCGCCCGACTGTAGTTTGCCGTCTGTGTATGCCGTGGGTTCGACAAACCTGCCGTGGCACCAGAGACCGCGTCCTGAACGGCGCTGTCGTGCGTGATGGCAACACCTGATCCATGTTGGCGACCGACAGCCCAGTCGCCCTCGTACGTCTCGCCCGAGGACCACACGACTTTGCCACGCCCGTGCTCTGCGCCGTGACGCCATTCGCCCTCGTAGATTCTCACTCGACCGGTCGGATCGACGTAGGTCATGCGACCGTAGCCGTGGCGCTGAGCGCGGTAAAAGTCGCCCGAGTAGGTCTCGGTGCCGTACGGGGCTGAACCGCACGTCGTTCCCACCGAACGGCCGATCCTCTTGCGTCTGCGCCTGGGGAGGGGCACCAACGCGCGGTACACCCATTTCCAATCCTTGCCAAAGGCGGCAAAGTTTTCGTGAAGTGACGATCGAGGGCAACGGGCGAGGCACAGCCGCTGCCATAGGATCGAGTCGGCGGCGACGCGCAACATGCGTTGGCAAGTTACGCCAAGTCGCACGACCGACGTGGCGTCGCCAGTCGCCAGCATGACCGCAACGACCAGTTCGTCGGGCAACGCGCCAAAGGCGCCGCTCTCGCCGCCGGGCACAGTCGCATCCGTCTGCATTGTTTGTTGGCACGATGGACGCTATGTGGCGGCCACTGCTTCCTGGTTTTTCCGTGACCCGTGCCTCTTTTTCGTGTCGGTTTTTTGGCAAAAGAATTCCCATTCCTTTGGGGGACCGTCAAGAACCCCGAGTTGCACAACTGCCCGATGACCAGTAAGCGACTGTACGGAAAAGGTTTTCAACCGATTGATCGAGTCTTTTGGTTGGTGATTATTGGCAGTTTTTCTAAAAGATACGAAAAGGAAGAAGAAAAAAACGAAAAAAGGCGACAGTCAAAGGCCGTCACTGCCACCAGGCGATCGGGCGACGGCGCCATAGGCCGAGCAGATGGCAGAAAGGCCCAGGGAAAATATTCGCCCCGAGGCATACTTGTGGCGCTGATGAGGGCGCTCGCCTCTGTCATGGATCGCCGTGGCCGCCTGTCGCTCCGTGATGTCGACGACCGTGCGTTGCCTCTTGTGGGACCCTGCAAAAGGCCCCAAAGAGCATGTCGGGTCGCCGTGGTCGGGGGCGGTCTTGATGTCGGTGGCCAAGTGACCGTACATATCGCAGTCTTGAGGAATGAGCGATATGCGCTCGTCGGGCGAATAGCCGGCGGCGAGGAGCGCAGATACCACGCGCTTAAAGCGTGAGAGCGGGCCGTCGGCACGTTCTTCGCGTTGGTCCCAGCGGTACGCGTTCTTGGCCCAGTACAGCGCGCCACGCAGACAAGACAGCGGGTTGACGTCCAACGGGCCAATGGGCGGCGGCGTGCGTGGAAAGGCCCGCAATAGGTCGTCCACAATGCCGGGACCATCGATTGCCCTGTGTTGGGGCGCGTCCAACGTGATGTTGCCTCCCACCTGTCCGTCGCCACCGCGACGACGATGACGAACCAAAAGTACAGTGTCGTCAGCCAGACGATCCATGGCGCACGCCAGCAAGGCCTCGGGCGAAGGATGGGTGCGTGCCCCAGCGGCCAGCAGGGCGCGCACAACGCGACGGGACGCACACCGCACAGCCTGGACCAGGGGCGTCTGCTGTAGGGCGCCGCGTGGCAAAAAGGCGGACCAGACGCGTGTCGCCTCCCGGTCGTCGTTCAACTGATAGGACACGGCGCCGGTGCGGTTGGGTAGGTGACACGGCAAAAAGCGCGTCGGCTTGGTTGGCCGCAATGCAGTGCACACCTGATGGTCGCCCGTCACGGCAAAGACGGCAACGACGGGTTGGACCCAGGGGGGCACGGTTTCGATCGAGGGCATGGGTGCGTCGAGCGAGGTGATCACGCCGGCGCCTAGTACGGCGGCAGCCGTCATGGGGTCGTCGAGCGCGATGGCGTTGTGCAGGGCCACATAATGAGCAATGACGCCATCATCACCGTCATTAGCGGCGTCGTCGCACGGTTTGATTCCAGCGGCAACCAGCGCCGAGGCCAGTCTCTTGGCCAACGCCTCACGAGCGGCGACAGCCAAAAGGGCGCCGGACGCGGCCGCGGCAGCCGTGTCAGGCAGGCACATGCGACCGACGATGGCGACGACAATTTCATAGGGCAGGTCCGTAAACGAGCATCGGGGAGAGCCACCTGCGCACTGATCTCGTTGGCCACCGGATGCACTGCACGACGCCATGACCGCCGCGCTTCCCTCTGCACGCTGTCTGATTGTGCGCTGTTGTTTTCTTGCACCTGCCCGTTTTTTCCTGCCCGGCGCTTTTGGCGTCTAGATATTTTTCGTCGACGTTGCGATTCGCGGCCATTGGAGCGGGCCGGTTGCAGCGGATTGGATGGCCGTCCTCGGCACGAGCACACCCGGAGCGAGGCAAGTGCCGGTGGCGCTCTACGTCCGCAACGGTTGCATGCGCCAACGACCTAATGCGCGTAAAAAAAAGAAGAAGAAGAAAAATATATAAATGCATTGTGTGTTTTTTCAGTGTGAAAAAAAGGATGCGCGTGTTGCCGACGAAAACAGAAAAAAAACAACGGCGCTCGAATCGGACCCTGCTGTTGATGCTCCCGCGCAGGGCTTGCGGATCGGTTAACCGACGACCAAAATGCAGGATTTTGTGGGGATTTTTTGATTTATATGATTTTTGGTTGGACAATTTGATGTAGATTAGCCGACGGCTAACCGGTCCACAGGCACTACTCCCGCGTCGCGCCCTTTTGGACATATTCTCTTTTGGTCGGCCAAAATACCGAGACTTTTTTCTCTGCTTTGTGGTCAAGGCTTTCCTGTCGTCTTTTCTTTGTCCACAAAAAACTATTCCGCGATTGCCGGCATGCATGCCGGCAGTGCGCTTTATCCAAAAGACACAGGTGCTCCACATGTCCGTACACGTGTGCCAACGTCGCAAAAAAATGCGACGAGTACAAAAGACCGAGCGCACCAGACAGGCCTTGGATGCTTGTCACAACCGGTTCACAGGTACGAAAAGACGACATGGCGCAGGAGCACACCGTGATATGTTGACATTTGCTCGTGGTCTGTTGGGTTTTTTCCCTAAACTAGGACAGCCGTAAAGAATTTTTGCGCGATCTACGAGGCTACCCGACAGAGATACGGCGGTCGCAAACTGCCAATGGGCCCCTCGCCATTTTGACCGTTCTAGGCCTGCAACGAGACATAAAAGAGAGACGCCTTTTCAGACTATTCTGCTGTGCGTTGCCAACATGCCTGCCTTTTTTTTTTGTTGGAGCCGGAATGTCTGTTGTGAATTTGGGACGACATTTTTTGCCTTGGTGTTGCGGTAAAAAAATTTTGTTGGATGGCTGCTGCCGAATGTCATGACCTGCTTCATTCGCGTGATTGGCTTTCGGTTCTGGCGTGTGGTGCCGCCGCACCGGACACGGAACCTGCCCTTTTTTTTGGTATGCACAAATCCGCGATGACACACAAAAACGACACACGACACGGTCACCTTTGCCCGGTCTTTGACCGGCTGCCCGACGAACTCTTGTTGCATATACTGGTGCATGTAGGTTGCGCCAAGTCGCTGGCGGCATGGTCGGCAATGTCAAAGCGTCACCGCCTGCTGGCTATGGACGACTCACTCTGGCGGCGCCTGCACGAGACGCACTTTGGTCCGTCGCCTTTCGAGCCGCCGTTGCCCCCACATGTCGACTGGCGTTGGATCTACCGCGCCCAAGGGCGCGCAGCGCGCCTCGTTGGCGCCGACGTTGGCGCCTTGTGGACCGACGGCCGCGCCTTTTGGGGCGATGTCGTCGACGGCAAACCTCACGGTTTTGGCGTGCACATTCACGGTCCGGGGCTGGCGCACGACAGCATCCTGCGCAAGAAAGTCGACGGCGTTCAGGCCGTATCACTGGCCTCTGCGTACCGTATCCAATGCCAATGGGCGCACGGCAATGAGAGTGGCGCCGCCATCGAGACTCGCTCAGATGGCACGAGAATCCAGCGGCACTGGGTTCACGGCCAGAGACAAGAGCACGCCACTGTAACCTATGCGTCGGGCGCCTGCTACGAGGGCGGGTTTGGATTCTCTAGCCCGCACGGCCAAGGCACGCTCACGCTGCACAACCGAGTGGTGATTGAGCGAAAGTGGCGCATGTTTGACGCCATCGAGTTCTTTGGCGACGGTGACATGCGAGTCGACTTTTGGAAACCTCACGGACCGCACGCTGGGATCTATGTGTGGGCCGATGGCGCGCGCTATGACGGCGAGTTTGGCAAACACGACGAAAGGCATGGATGCGGCGTCATGGTCTACCTTGACGGCAACCGTTATGAGGGTGAATGGCGCGACCACAAGGTAAACGGGCACGGTACCATGATCTGTGTCAGCGGCAACCGATACGAGGGCAAATGGCGTGACGGTGAGATGAACGGGCACGGCGTCGCGACCTATGCCAACGGCGGCCGATACGAGGGCGAGTGGCGTGACGACATGTACGATGGCCACGGAGTCTTTACTTGGGCGTCTGGCCAAATCTACACGGGTCACTACCGCCAGCACCAACGCCACGGATCGGGCGTGCTACAATACGCAAATGGCACAATCTACAAGGGCACCTTTTGCGACGGACGGCGTCGTGGCCGCGGCACGATGACCTATGTCGACGGTTCGTGTCTCTCTGGTGTGTGGGACAACATGGCGCGCTCCGACGCCGTGGTCGTCATCCACCGCGCGGGAGACGATCCGTGCTCTCTGGCTCGGCCCTGTCGCGCATGTGCCGCCCTGGCCAGTGGCGGCTCTACGTAGTTGCACAATACAATCAATTTTTTCCCTGTTTTTTTCGATGCTCTGATTTTATTTTTTGTGATGGGGTTTTTGGGAAAGAAAAAAAAAGTCTGAAGACGCAAAGGGCGTCTGGATGGTCCATCTTCTGGCTGTCACTCCTTCTCTGCGCCCCACAGGGACTTGCCTTGTACACACATCAACACACATGTTGCGCGGAAAAGTAGAGGCCCAACAAAGACGGCACCGTGTGCGCTGTGATGGATGTCTCTTTTATTTGCTTTCCGTCTGCGCAGAGCCGAGAAAGGGCATCGACGTCACGTCAGGCAAAGATCCACGTTTGTAATTGCGCCACTCTCGATCCTGGAGGCGCAAAAAGGCTTGAATGTCGGCGCGTGTGTCGGTCGGCAGTTGAGCCAATGTGGTCGCCTCGACGCGGTCGGCCGCCTCGCGCCAGACCTGGATCGCTGGAGGGGGGTGACATCTAGGTCCGCGTGATGGCAATACCCAGTACCGTGCCCACACGTGGGGCCATCGGTGCGTGACCACCGCAGCCGCCTGCAGGATTGCGACAGATCCGCGCTCCGCATCCCATACATCAAACACAACGTCGATAAGGTAATGGTCTTTCACTTTGACAAAGGGATCGAATTCGGGATGTTCGATGATGTAGGCGAGGGCGCGCGCCCTCGTGTTCATCCCCCAGTCGGCGCCGCCCACCAGGGCGTCGGTCAAGAGAAAAGACGGTACGATGGCGTCAAAGCCATCCCACGGCCAGACGCAATCCCACGCGACGACCTTTTCGTAAAACTCGACACTGCCCGAAAAGAGCGCTGCGGCAGCGAGGCCTTTGGGGTGGAACCAATGATCGCGCTCGACGGCAAAGTCAAAGCAGTCGACGCGGTTCCATTCGGCGGCCTCCATCAGCCAGTTGTTGCCATCGTGATCCCGCCCTCCGAGTCGTACATTTGCGAGTTTCTGTCTCGCGTTGTCGCTGTCGCAAAGGGCGGGGTCGCGGCCGTCCTCAATGTCCAAGAGCAGCCGGGCCAAGGCAAACAGGCTGTGCCGACCGACGAGCAACCACATGGGTTCAAACACGTTGCCGACGGCGGTGGCCATGCCGTCGCGTGACTGGGCTAAAAGTATGGCCAGCAAGGCGCGCACGACGTCGATGCGTTCGTGACGTGCAGCGTGCCAGGTCGCGACCTCGATGCAACAGTCGTCGTATGCCTTGGCCAGGCCCAACAGGGCGTCGGCGTCCTCCCAAAATCCGGCGGCTACAGCGACGAGCACATGCCGATGTTGTTGGCAGCGACTTGTTGCGCCCTGCCAACAACTGCCGGCGGGACGCATGTCGTCAATGTACTGTGCCCACCTTTTCGACCCTGTGTCGTCCTTGGCAACGAGGGCGTACGCTTCGCGCACGCGCTCGGGCACGGCCGACGCCATCAGTGCAGCGGCCACGTCCATCAGGTCGGGCTCGGCGGTGGTCCATGCGCCCATGGCGTCGGTCGGCAGTCCGTGCCGAACCATCAGGGCCATGCCCGATGCACGCACAAAAGTGTGCTTGTGGACCCTTTCCGGCGGTGGCGCGTCCCAGATGACGTCGCGTAGCCGGCTGGGAGCGGCCTGTGCGTCGGCCCGCGTGATTGATGCGACCACCGCACGCCACCGGCGGCACACCAAAGCCGGCACCCAGCGGCATTCGGGCGGGAAAATGGGCGTGTCGGCGGCACACATGCCCTGGAACAGGTGGTAGAGGATGTCGTCGGGCAAGACATCGATGGTTGTGTCATCCTGACGGCGACGCGCATTCGCTGCGACGTCTGTCCAGTCGGTCACATCGATGCGAACGACCTTTGCTGGGCGACTACCATATGTAGGTGTGTTGCCTTGAAGGTCGCTCTTTTCGTCGCCAAGATTGCCAGTGTTGCAATTTTGTGTACGCTTCATGTGCGCTCAAACAGGCGGCGTCGGCCTTGCAAGAGGCGAGCCAAGGTTTGGACCGCAGGTAGAGCAAAAAAAGGTGTCGCCAGGGTGTGCACATGCGCAAGAGGCCACACGCGATTGGTGGTGCAAACCAGAAAAGAAAGGCGGCCTTTTTCATTAGACGATTGGCTGTGTAACTGCGACGCCTTTTCTTTTAGAGCAATGGGGAAAAAACAAAGTTTTTATGCGATGCTTTTGCGACGACGGTTATTTTTTTACGCTGTAGGGTGTCGCTTTGCATCACAAGAAAAATAGCGCGAGAATGAGCGCCCCTCGCCGCCCTCTGGCCACTCTGTTGGGGACCGGGCTAAAGCCAATTGGCGGGGTCGCCGCGACGCACCGTGTTGCGCTTGCGTGGTTGTCGCTGCAGGTACAATGCCAGTATGCCCACGCCCTATTGTTGATGTGTCGTGCAGGTAGATACACGTGCACACACATGGGCATGGTCAGTGCTGTGCGAACGGCCTGCGACCTGGCTGGCGATTGACCGCGAGCGACAAGCCGGTCGCCTGGGCCACGCGACCTGTGGCGTGCCGCTGTGCGCTCTTTCGTCTTCCAGCAACAAACATTTGGGGAATGCACTTTTTTTCGGATGGTCATGGCCAATTCGTAAAAGAATAAAAAGACATGCTTGTTCGATCGGTCCCAACGTGCGCTTGCGATGAATGTGCAGGCCTCTTTTGGGGCTAGCACGATCGGTCGCTGCACTGGCCGGTGGCGCAGGTCGAATGTCTGGCGATGTAGCGCGCGAGCGTCTTGTGCCTCCTCTTGCAGCCCGCAGAGCGCTTGGATGCGGCACGGCATCGATCAATGTCCCACGGGCAGCCATTCTCGTGGGCGTAGCGCAGCATTGTGACGTTGGGTATGTGCGCCGCGGCCGTGCACACGCGCTCGTCCCACAGGCACCCGATCTCGTGCAGAAAGCGCACCGTGGCCAGGGAGCGCGACTGGGCCGCCGCCGCGAGCACGTCGGAATGGAGCCCGACGCCGCGATCGACCAGGCACTTGACCATCCCCACGCGGCCGGCGCGCGCTGCGGCGACTGCACAGGCCTGCGTGGGCACCCAGCCGTGAGCGCACGCGTAGCGCACAATGTTGATGTGGCGTGTCGCCACCACAGCCTGCCAGTCGCATGCATCAAGCGGCACGCCCGCCTCATGTGCACGCATAAAGCACTTGATATTTCCATAGAGCGCGGCAATCTTGAGACAGTGGCGCGTCGGAGCGACCCCGTTGGACCACGCGTACATGACAACGTCGTTGTAGCCTCGGCGTATGGCATGACGCACGTCGCATAGACCGAGCGATCCGCCGAGACGATGCGCATAGATCAGGCAGGCAAGGCTTCCGGCGTTGACGGCTTGGTGGCACACATGTCGGTAACATGTGGTATCGCTCCACATGCAGCCTCTGGCATGCACGTGGGCCAGCATGGGCACGTGGTTGGCAGAGGCGGCGACGCCGCATGCCGTCGCGCCGTCAAACATATGCACACCAAACACTGAGAGCAGGTATTCGAGGCACGGCACGCTGCCGCCGCGGATGGCCGCATAGACCGAGTCGGTCATGCACTGGTATCCGATTCGGTAGATCGAGCCACGCGCGACAAGCCAGCGCAATACGTTCTCGCGACCGCAACGTGCGGCGAGCACGCACGCGACCTCCATCGGATCCGACTGGCGCTTCGACACATAATAGTCGAGGCACGTAATGTGACCGGCAGCGGCAGCATAGTCTGCAAGTGCGGCCTCGTAGCCGCGATCAAAGCGCACCAACGTGCCAAAGTGCCTGTCGTGCCGAGCGAGACACGGCCCGCCGCCCATGGCCGCCTCGTCACCCACGAGTCGGCGCCATCTGGCGCACACGAGGGCGCACTCGCGAATGCGCACCGCGCAGGGAAGTGCCGACAGGACGCGCACAACCAATTCTTCCGGAAGCAGGTCAAAGGACGCCGTCATCGTTGGACGATGCTTGTGAGATGGTGGTTGTCTGTATGGATTGCGTGTGGATTGCTGTGCTGGTTTTTCCTTTCAACCACAGCCTTTTGTATTCCGTTGTTCTTTTTTTTATTACATCACTTTTTCAGCGTGCCAATGCGCGGTTGGTGTTTCTAAAAAGGAAATTTTCGACATACCACGCCTCAGCACGCACAAATCTCATGTTCTCGGTTCCCATCCGTCAAAAAGGACGCACGCGACGGGGGCCGCCGCTTTTGTCGCCGCCTGGCTGGCGTTGTCTTTTTCTTCCTTAGTTGTTGGTTGACGCGGGCGACGCCAGTGCTCGCGAATCGGTTAACCAAAGACCAAGGTCCAATATTTTTGACGGATTGTTTAATTTACGGTCGGACAATCTGGCGTGGATTCGTCGACGGCTAACCGATCCGCAAGCACCGGTGCCGTGTGCGAGGGTCCACACGCGCGCGAAAACCATAGCGCCCCCTTGGCGATTCGCCCACCGACAAATGGCGCCAAAAGAAAAATATCTTTTATCCAGAAAAGACATTGACTACTATTGCGCATGCGCCCGATCTTTTTTTCTCACCACAAAGGCGTCTTTGAGCATGTCGCGCTGGTTGCCTCCTCTAGTCCGACAGCAAAAAAAGGGACCAATGGCGCGATAGCACTGGCACCGACTTTTTGTGCGCGTGAGGAGAATCACAAGCAACGGATGTCAACGCAGCCACGCTGTCGACAAACTCAAAGCGACCGCAAAAGAGGATCACTACCACGAAAAACAACAGTTGGGATGGACGGCTTGCCCAACGAACTAGTCTGTGCGATTCTGTCGTGGGTGGGGCCTCTGCCGCACGCCAAAACCGTGTGCCGTCAGTGGAAGTGCATCCTATCCGACCCGTCAGTCATTGCCGACCACCCAGCCTTGTCGCCGGCCGCCTACATGAGTCGGCTGGCCGAGTGGGGCGCGATCGATGTCATCTATTGGGCCAGGTCCCAAGGGTGCGCCTGGGACGCACAGGCGTGTGCCGGTGCTGCCCGCGGCGGCCACCTTGCGCTCCTCCAGTCGCTTCGCGCCCTGCAATGCCCATGGGATGAACTGACATGGGCGTGGGCGACCATTCGCGGCCACGACGCGGTTGGCAGTTGGGCCAAAGCCAACGGCTGTCCGGCATCGACTGCGCGCCTGTGGAAACTGGCCATCACCCAAGGCCATATTGACGCGATCAACTGGCTGAGATCCATGTCTCATGCGTGGCCGCTGGACGCGTGTGACACGGCGGCGCGCCATGGCCAACGTGACGTCATTGAACGTGCCAAGTATGACGAGTGCATGTGGTCGAAGCGGACATGCGCCAAGGCCGCACGAGGCGGCCATCTCGACACCCTCCAATGGCTTCGCGCCAACGGATGCCCATGGGGACAATCCACAACCGAGGCCGCGGCAAAAGGTGGCCATATCAACGTGCTCGAATGGGCCGTGGCGAACGGATGCTCGCATTCTGCTTACGTGTCGTTCGTGGCCGCCTCTCGCGGAGATCTGGCCTTTTTGCAACGCGCCAGGGCATGCGGCTGCCAGTGGAATGTTGGGACCATGTTCCGCGCGGCCGCGGCCGGCCACTTGGCGCTCATCCAGTGGGCGAGAGCCAACGGATGCCCCTGGGACCGTGTGACGTGCGAGCACGCGGCTGCCAACGGCCACCTTGGCGTCCTCCAGTGGGCGAGAGCCAACGGGTGTCCATGGAGCAAGGGCGTGTGTCTCGACGCGGCCTGCAACGGCCACCTCGATGTTCTCATGTGGGCAAAGACCAACGGGTGCCCGTGGGACCGAGACCTTTGCGCAAATGGTGCGCGCGCTTATGGCCACCGGGCGATACTCCAATGGATCAAGCGTCAGCCGTGATAATACACTTTGTTTTTTTAAGTTTTGAAAAGGGTCGGTTTATTCTTTTTTCTTCCCCGTTCGAACGGGCGGATGGATAGGCATCAAACCACAAGAGCCTTTCTGGCTCATGTGGAAAGGTCCCATGGCAAGCCTTTTCTTGTGTGGTGCCAGTGGGATGCACACAAAAGAAGGGCATCCGCCGCTCACAGAAAAAATCTATGCAATCGCATAAAAGACAGCCATGAATTTGGTTTGCACCAAAAGGACAAACGGGCACACAACAGGGCCTTGGGTTGAGAGGACAACATAAAGAAAGAGACATAGAGAGAACACAAAGAGAAAAAGGCCACGACAGGACCGAGTATCGCACCAAGGAGGGTAAAAAACCAAAAAAAATGGAAAAGGCATTGTCGGTCCGACGAACGGAGCCGCGCCGCGATACGCCGAGGCAAGGACATGCACTACGTCTGGTGCGTGCCATGATGATCGCTCAACCACCCACGTCTCGCGAGTCGCACCCGCCGACGACGACACGAGGCAAAAAGCCTGTGGGCGCCGAGGCCGACGAGAATGGCGACGGGATCGTACTTGTGCCGACAACGTGGGCGCGCATCTCTCCAGACGATCTAGGCCACATACGTCGTCTCATGGCCAATGGCCTGGGTAGGGCGTTGGGCGAACCGGTACCCCTGTTTTTCACCGCGCCTACAGACCGAGGGCCGTGGCTGCGCCAGACTTCCGATGGACGAATCGAGGGCAATGGGCTCGACCCTTTTGCGCACGACTATGCCACTTTGTATTCCGAGGTACATGTGAAAATGGCAGAGATCATCTCGCCTGTGCGTGGATGGCCTCTCGACTTTGTGGACGCGCGAGACGCACTGGAGCGCCTCGACGAGCCGCGCGCCTTTTCTATGTTGATGTCTTTTCTACGCGAGAAAAGGCGATCGACCGACCCGAGCGCGGACATTGCCGTCTTGTTGGGCAAAGCGCTCAGGCGCGCGGTCGAGCGCGCAACGGTCATTGCTGGCCGCGGCCCAGGGCGGTCGCCGTTCTTGGCTCGCATATTTGATGTCGAGTGGGAGCCGGCGCTTGCATCAATGCCGCCGACGACCGACGGCGTCTACTGGATCGTGCACCGATCTTCTGCATTCATGTCGCTCGACGACGACATGGTCCACCTCCTCCATGGACCCTACTGCGCACCCGGCCGAGCGCCGCGGATGGCACTATGCGCCAGCGTGAGTGTCGGCGCACCACGCGACACATCAGCGAATCGGTGGTCTAGCGAACGCATGAACATGACGGGAATATGTCCGGACATTATCAGAACGATGATGCCGTTTGTGTCGCCCTTTCTTGCGGCCGTTGCCATGCCAGCAGACACGCTTGATCCGCGGGGTCCGTTTTCGCCGCTGCCAGCCGGACTGGCGCAAGTGCGGGCTGCCCTAGTGCCGGTGCCGTCCGTGCTCTCCATCAACCGCTCGATCGTGCGCGCCATTTGCTATGGCCAGAACCGAGACACGACCACGACATTGGAACAATCTACGCTCTACGTGGCGTGTCTCACCGAAGCCGAGTTGGTCTTGGCAGTACGTCTCATGAGCGGCCAGGTCACTGCGCGCCGCAACATCATCCAGACATTTCGTTCTCGCACGGTGCCGTCCTTGATGGCCATGACCGCATCGGCCTGCACCAGGTGCCCGCCCCAAGGTTCCGTGCCCGACGAGGTCGTTGCCTTTGCGGCGCCCTACATACGCGACCGCATTTGGGCATCGGACGCGTTGCCGTCGGGACGCATTCCCGACGGTCAGCGCCTGGTCGCTCTCGCCGAGCAAGGCGGCCATACCGTACCCGACATCAAGCGCCAATTCCCTGAACTGATTAGTTAGCCCTGTTTGTTTCTTTGACGCCGGCGGCGCTTGCCGACGCACAAACCCAGCCACATCCAACCAACCCATGTTTGTAAAAACACATCGCTTTCAATTTTTCGATCGGGCCATTTTGTAAGCAAGCCCCAGTCGACGTCAAGGCTATCTCGCTGGTTGACAATGAAATGCAATCAAAAAATCTGTGTTTCCTCCTCTTTGCCTCCTAGACGATTTTGAAGAGAAAAGACACAACGATAAAGGGAGCGCACAGAAGGAGCAGGGCGTAATCTCTTGCTCCGGGGATGGCGCTGTTCCACAGTATGCTTGCGCCCAACGCGGTCGTACATGCTGTCGCGTAGCCCACTGCTGCGGTCACGATGCAGATCTGCGAAAAGGCCCGCGACAGGTCGCCCGGAGAAGAGGGCGTGTCGAAGTCGATCTGGCTCCATGCCCAGGACCACGCCGTCGTGCCCAGGACCAAGAGCGTTGCTGTGCAAGTCCAGTGCGATACAAAGTTGGCGACGAGGGGCCCCAGCAGGACGGCCACACCCGTCGCTGCGATTCCTGCTGCGAATCCCGTTGCCCCCGTCGCTGCTCCAAACATTACGGCTGCCAGTCCCGCCATTTTCTGATCGTGTGTAGTGTGTATAACTAGTTGTCGTGCAGGTTTGTTCTGTGGCGCCGTCAGTCCGCGGCTTGTCGTTAATGTTTTTGTGCTGTACTGCACACACAGCCTTTTTGTGCGCCTGCCCCCTTGCCATTTAACCTAGATCGTAATTCTATTGGTCGTCCGCAATTCGTGTTTGCGTGCCGATTGGCTTGGGCGGTACGCACCAAAAAAGAGCAAGAACGAAAAAGGAAAGAAAAAGTGATTGGCGTCAACACCAGCGCCAGCGATGGGTGCGGATCCACTCGGCGATGTGGGGCTGATTGCAATCGCGCGCATAACGGTAGCAGTCGTCGGGATCGCATGGGCACCCACACTCGACAAGGTATTCGAGTACGTCGCCTTTGCCCGCGCGGATGGCCGCGTGCTCTTCGCCGCCGCTCAGAGGAAAATCGTTGGCTAAAAGACAACTGAGCGCGTCGTCGCTGTTGTGCTCGATGGCGCGCTCGATGGCATCGCGCGGCCACGAGATGCCCAGGCCCAACAGACACTCGATCAGTTGCGGCTGGTTCGTGGCGACGGCACGCGCAAAGACTGAATCGTCATACACATAGCCACGGTCGACGAGCCACTTGAATAATTTCGGCTGGCGCGTGTCCACGGCCCTGCTGCAGAATTTGGTGCCCGAGGACGTGGTGTCGTGGGGACACCCCATTGCCTCAAGCCACTCGGCGACGGCGAGGTGGCCGTAACCGAGTGCCTGGCTCATGACGGTGTCGTCGATGGGGCAGCCCTCGGCGACAGCCCACTCGAGATTGGCGAGGTCGCCTCGGCGCGCCAAGGCACGAGTCACGAGTCGATTCCACGGGCAGCCCTTGCTTCGAAGCCAGCGCATGAGATCGGTGTGCCCTGCCTGTGTCGCTTCGTCGCACACACGCTCGTCCCACACGCAACCGTCCTCCTTGGCCATGACAAGCACGCGACGACGCCCGTGACGTGCGGCGCGGCGGCATACATCCTCGGGCCATGCATGACCGCTTGCACGCAACCACATGATAACCTCGATATGGCCACGCTCGATCGCTGTCCTCCATATCTTGGTCAGTTGATTGGCCGGGTCGGGGCAACCGCAGGCGCGCGCCCAGTCGTCGACGTGGTGGTCGCCGCACGCCTGGGCCCACGCGCGCACCCACACGTCCAGTGGGTAGTGGCGCTCGCGCAGCCATTGGAGTGTGTTGAAACGGCCGGCACGTGCCGCGGCAATGCATACGTCGGGCCACCGCGGCGACCCTTTGTCGAGGAGCATGGCGATAACCTCGGTATGTTCACCACGGGCGGCGGCGGCCGCGACGCGACGGTCCCAGGGACAGCCGCGGGCCTGCAGCGCTCCAAAAACGTGAATGTGGTGCCCTCGCAATGCGGCAGCGCATGCCCGACTGTCCCATGGGCAGCCCTGGCCGCGGAGCCATAGGAGGAGGTCGAGATGGCCGCCGCGTGCCGCGCCGGCACATGTCCTGGCATCCCACGGGCAACCCCGTTTGCGCGCCCAGAGGATCATCTTTTTCAGGTTGGACCGCGCCAGTAGACCCAAATAGTCGCCCGATCGCACACGACGGCATCTGCCGGCAACGGCCATGTTGTCGAGCGTGTAGTGCCATGACTTGCACACCATTTGGACATGAGGCAGCGCACCGACCCGGCAAAGAATCATGTCGACCAGTTCCGGGGGCAGGTCGTCGATTGATGGCCTCGCCACGCTCCCAGAAAATGCCATTACAGTGGCCATCTAGCCGCCCCACGGCAATCTTGCGGGCGTGTCGTCTGTCGGCGGTGCGCGCCCGTAAAAAAAAGTGATGGTTTGTTTTTTTGGCAGTGTTTTTGCGGGCGTGTGTCTTGATCGCGCCTTTTTGTCGCCCGAATGGCATTTTTTTCCTCAACAAGACCCCAAAGCCACGGTAGCGCATGCGCCAGTGACGTGCCCCGTCGATTCTCGACCCCAATGGCAATCCGGAAACTCATTTTTCTTCTATTACAAGATTGGTTTGGCCGCACCAACGGGGACAACAAAAAGGACAAGCATTGAGACCACGCTCATTTGGCCCAGTGGGCAGTCACTGGTCGGTCATTGGTCCAGACAAACCGCACGACAACTGCCCAAGCCTATGGCCGTGTCTTGTCCATCGTTCTTTTTTTTGTATAGACGTGTGCTACTGCACTTGTCGCGACTCATGAAGAGACCACAAGGCGCTACGCCTACGAGTGGCGCCGTCGATGAGGCCGGCGGCCTGTGCGCCCGACGCAAGCGACGGCGGCGCGATGCGCCTGTCGTCCAAATGCCCTTCTCTTTTTTCGATGGGCTGCCCGACGAGTTGGTGCTGGCCATTTTCGTCGTCCTCGACGATTTGCCGGCGCTGGCCTTGTGGTCACAGACATCGCACCGCCACCACGCGCTGGCCAACGACCCGCTTTTGTGGCGCCGCCTGTGTGAGACACGCTTTGGTCCGTTGCTGTTGCACCGTCGTTTTGCCGAGGCGGGCAAAGACTGGTGTTGGCTCTATCGTGCTCAATCCCGTCCAGCAGCACCCGTGGGCATCGACGTCGGCGCCGTTGTCGTCCAGGCGGACGCGGCCGAGCACGTCTATTGGGGCGATTGTCTGGACGGCCTACCGCATGGGTACGGAGTGGCGCTGCCGTTGCCGACGCGTCACTGCCAAGGGTCGCACTCGCTCTCAAGAGTCAAAACCGGCCACGCCGACGCGTCCCCAATGATAGATCCCGGCTATGAAGGGGACTGGCGACACGGACACAGATGCGGCCGCGGCGTGTGCACATCTGCCGGCGGATCACAGTACGACGGGGAATGGAAGAACGACGCGCGTCACGGCCACGGTACCCACACCCAAACCGACCACTGCTACAAGGGCGAGTTTGTCGACGGCGGGGCCCATGGCTACGGAGTGTGCGCGTACGCCGACGGACACATCTACCAGGGCCAATGGTGGTGCGATCAATACTATGGTTCGGGCGTCTACACCTGGCCCGACGGGAGTCGCTACGAGGGCGAGTTTGCATACAACAAGAGCCATGGCCACGGGGTGCACGTCTATGCGTCAGGGGGAGTCTACAAAGGCCACTGGCAGAACAATCGGCGCCACGGCTATGGCGTCAACGTGTTTCCTAGCGGCGCGCGCTACATCGGGGGCCATGCCAACGATCAATACGACGGTCACGGCATTTACACGTGGCCCGACGGCACCCAATACAAGGGCGACTACAAGCGTGGCGCAAAGGATGGCAAGGGTGTCTTGGTCAAACCCAATGGGACGATCTATGACGGCGACTGGGTCGACAACAAACGCCACGGTCACGGCACCCTGATCAAGACCGACAGCAGCCGTTATCAAGGCCGCTGGCAGGGCGACGACAGAGACGGCGAGGGCACGTGGTACTATACGGATGGTTCATGCGTGCAAGGCGAGTGGACGCATCGGGCCCTCGTCGCCGGCACTGTGGTGCGTCATCGCACAAGGGACACGCCATGTTGCCTCGATGCGCCGTGCCGCGCGTGCGCAGTTGTCGCCGCCGCTGCCGCTGCCGATGTGGTCCACACCGACGCCCGCCCCGTCGTCTGTGAAACCATCCACGAATAAACGCTCAGCGCCTCTTGTCCCGGTCGCCCCTTTTGCTTGGTGTCATCATGGCGAGGTCCTTGGGTTTTCAAAAGGAACAGAAGAAAGTCGTAAAGGCATGTGTCGGGTCAACCGCGCCTAATGTCTGTTGTTTCATATGTGTGGAACAAAAAGGGTATTGGCGCACACTTGTGCGCGTGTGCGTGGTGCGCCAATTTGCGATCTGACAAAGGAACAGACTGCAGACACTTTTTTCGAGGCGATGGATTGACCTTTTGTTGTTTTCTTTTATTCCTTTTTTTTTTCGAGAGTCTGGGGACGCCACGGTCGAGGTCGACTGTGGCCAAGGATTTACCTGGCTGGCCCGACCGATGCCTGCCGGGCGCCGATACGGCGCGCCGACTGCAAAAAAAGAGACTGCGCACGGCTTGTAGAGTCAATTGTGGGCAAAGAAAATGCGCACCGATGGCAGAGGGCCAACAGCCAATGATCGCGCCTGGTTTGGTCACAGCCGCCCTTCCAACCTCTCTTTTTTTAATGCCGATAGCCATCGGCCCGCATCGGTTCGCCCAGCAGGAGTGCGCCGGCCGACCACGCCCGCTGCCGCCGGCATCTTTTTTTTTCTCACTAAGACTCGGCCTCTGCGCCGAAAAACATGGGCGCGTGGATCGGTTCGTCATGGGCGGCGTCCGCCACAAAACTGCAAAAAAAAAGAAAAACAACACAACCAACGAAAAAAATACGAATGGCGCGCGCATGTACGGCGCTGGGAGAGTGCTACAGAAAAAGGGAAAGACGAAAAACGCCCATGTGACGCATCACAAAGGGAAAATAAAGAAAAAAATGGCAGACTAAAGAGGCAGGCGGTTTTGCTCGATAGAAAAATTGAGACCGAGCCAACAAGGAAGGAGAGGCGCGGCAGAGAGAAGAAAGTCGATCCCCATAAAACAAGAAGCCGGCACCGACCGACGATGGCAAAGGACTCTACCATCAATGAGACGCTCCCGACCGAAATACTGGCCCTCATCCTTGTCGACAACCTTGACCGCGACTATGAGAGCGTGTGTGCCGAGAGGGTGTGTCGCCTGTGGGCCAGCATCTTGGTGGGCGTACGCGCACAGCGCCGATGTGGTCCGTGGTTTGCGCGCGGGGCGGCGTCGAGAGGCCACCTGGCCGTGCTCCAGTGGGCCCGATCCGAGGGATGCGACTGGGACGAGGAGGTCTATGCCGACGCGGCCGCGCACGGCCACCTCCCGATATTGAAATGGCTGCGCGCCAATGGTTGTCCCTGTCGGCAAACCCAAGCCTGTGCGTGCGCGGCCCGAGGCGGCCACGCCAAGGTGTTGCGGTGGCTGCGCGCGACCAACCACAAGTGGAACGTATGGGCGTGCGCCGAGGCTGCCGGCGCCGGCCACCTCGACCTGCTCAGATGGCTGCGCGCCAAGGGGTGTCCGTGCGACTTTTACGCACCCAAAAATGCGGCCAAAGGCGGGCATATGGACGTCCTGCTGTGGCTGCAGGACAATGGGTGTGACGACGGACACCCCTTTGTGATTGCGCACGCGGCGCGCCGAGGCGACATGGCCGTGCTGCAGTGGGCGCGCCAAAACGGTGCCGACTGGGACAGGGACGTGTGCGCCAAGGCGGCCAAGGGCGGACACCTCGACATGCTCAAGTGGCTGAGGGCCAACGGGTGCAAGTGGGACCATTTCACGTGTGCACAGGCGGCGCGCGGCGGCCAGTTTGAGGTGCTCAAGTGGGCCGTAGCCAATGGGGCGCCCTTGAGCGTGTGGGCATGCGGCGAAGCGGCCAAGGCCGGCCACCTGGCCATGCTCCAATGGCTCAGGGCCAACGGATGTCCGTGGGACGAGCGCACCTGCGCGGGTCCCGCGGGGAGGGGCCACCTTGCGGTCATCGAGTGGGCCAGGGCCAACGAATGCCCGTGGAACGATAGGGCGTGCGTCAAGGCCGCGTGGAGGGGGCACCTCGACGTGCTCAAGTGGCTGCGCGCCAACGGGTGTCCGTGGAATGAGCGCGTGTGCGACATGGCGGCCGGGGCCGGCCACCTCCACGTGCTCCAATGGGCCGTCGAGAACGGATGTGACTATGACGAACGCGAGTGTCGGACCGCCGCCAAGGACGCCGGGTACAAGGCCATCGTGGCATGGATCGACACCCGAGCCCAGACTTAGAGTGTCGACGCCGCAGTCCCCGCTGTCGTCGTGCGTACGCTCCGTTTTACCCCCGTTGACCCGTTTTGTATTTTCACCCCGTGCCCTGCCTCGGCCCAACTGGGCTGCATTATCGCGAAAAGGGAAAAAAAGGAAACAAAAATGACACCCTGAAATCTGGACACAACGACCCGCCGTTGATTGTTTTCTTTTTTTTTTGCGTCTGCCCACGGTTACAAAACTCGATGCCATTGCGGGCAGTAATGACGACGAAAAGGCGACGGCGCAATAATGGCAACGGCGGCCTTCCTTTGCACCAACAGGTTTGCAGTCGCGCGCGGCGCTTTCGGGTCGCCTGGGCGTCGGTTAGTCCGCGCCAACTTTTCCAACACCAAATTGTGCAAATCAAACAACGGCTCTGAAATGTTGGATCTCAGCCATCGGCCAACCGACCCACGAACACCCGACAGGCCACGACAAGCATCGATCCTGGCGTAAATCCATTTTTTTTTCGTATCTTGTTTATTTGATGCAAACAAAAAAGAAAAAGAGGGCCGATCAAACTTGTGCACGACCTCGTGCATCCCGTGTGGTGCACCGCCTCTATTGCGCGGCAAGCAGGACCTCGATGTCGCCACGGACCTCGGGGGGCAGGTCGTAAAGTCCGCATGAGGCAGTGAGGCGGTCCATTGCTGCCTGCCACACCTGGATGACATTGAGGCCATCGCGGTTCACGTAAATGCGCGGCAGTCCTTGCAGACGCTCGTATACATCGGGCCACCTCTGCGCGATGACGGCGGCCGCTCGAATGATTTCGACGTCGCCAACGCCTTTTTCGCACGCATAGGCAAACAACTCGCCGAGGCAATAGTTGTTCCGTGGGTAGTCGCAAAAGAGGTCAAACTCGGGCTGGCTGACGATCCACGACAGGGCGTGTGGGTGCACGTCTGCCTCTTGCCAATGAATGCAACCGTCGACAGCGTCAAGGAGCGGCGCTTGTGTCCATGATTTGATCCTGTTGTAAAAGTCGACGCGGCGCAAGAGTGCCGCCGCGCCGACGGCAATGGGCGGCACGTCATTGTTCAGTCCGTATCGCTTGCAGAAGTCCAAACACACAGTGTGGTTGTGCTTGGCGGCCTCGGCCAGCCAGTTCCATCCATTGTCGTGGTTGCTGCCCCCTCGTACGTCCGCAAGTTCCTGGCGCTCGGCTGTCGTAAAGCAAAGGACGGAATCCCAGCCCCGTTCGAGGCCGACGAGAAACTCGCCCACCGACAGCAGGCCATGCCGTCCCACGAGCAACCACATCCCATGGAGGATATTGTTGATGAGGCACATATTGCCATAGTTGTTGTCAGGCGGAATGACGGCCAGAAGAGCGCGTACGACGTCGACGCGATTGCGACGCGCGGCATGCAGGGCGGCAGTTGCAACGCAGCACGACCTGTGAGATCGTGCCATGTCGACCAACGCACCGACGTCACGCCATGATCCGGCCGCTGCGGCGACGAGCATGTGACGCGGATGAGCGCCATATCCCCTGTGGGCACACTTTTTAAACGGCCCATAGGGTCCTGACCAAAGGCCGGGCCGACGGAGATGGTCTGACCATTTGTCTCCCAGTTTGGGTAATTGGTTTGCCAAGAGGGTGGCCTCGGCCACACGATCGGGCACGGCCGACGCCATCAAGACGGCGGCGACATCCACCGGATCGAGTTTGGCGGCAGTCCACGCGCCCATGAAGCCGGTCGACAGGCCGTGCTGAACTATCAACGCCATGCCCGACGCGCGAACGATGGTATGACGGTGCATCTTTTCCGATGGCGGTCCATCCCAAAGGGCGTCGCGGAGCCGGCTGGAGGCGGCTTGCGCGTCAACGCGCGTGATCGATGCAATCACGTCACGCCACCGACGACATACCAAGGCCGGTACCCATCGGCACTCGGGCGGGAAAATGGGCATGCCATTGGAGCGCCTGCCGTTGAACAGGTGGTAGAGAATGTCGTCGGTCAAGATGTCGATGGGCGCCGGAGCGGGACTGCGTCCGTTTCTCGTGGCGTCCCCGTGTATGGCCGCATCGACGCGCGCAGCCTTGGCCAGCCGACCACAAGAGGCCATCGCAAACCCCTCGGCACCATAGTCATCTTTGTCGTCCTGCATAGAGTGATCATCCTTGTCGCAATCTTGTGTGCGCTTCATGCGTGCGCAAGGCGCCTACGCCTGTGGTCCTTTTGGGTAGCGTTGGTTTGTCCAACGAGGATAGTGCTCGACGGAAACAAAACGGCCCCGCAAAAACCCGCGCACTGCACGCGACGGGCTTGGAGGTGCCGGCCACAAAATTTTTTTTGAGGTGAGTCACGCCATTGGCACAAAAATACCGGAACGGCTTTTTTTTGAAAAATTAAAACCCGACATTTTTCAGTATTTTTTCGTGGTATTTTGTAATCGCGCACGCACAAAAGAAAACACGATGAATGACGATTTGATCAGCCGCAAGGCCGTTGGCGCTGCGCATTTGGGACCCGCGCTTTCGCCAAGCCGGGGATCATTGCGCGGCCTTTTTTCCTCTTTTCTTGTTGTTGGTGGCACGCGCGCGCATTGCCCTCGCGATCGCACGCTATAGCAAGGGCAGCATAGACGCCAGCGAGCCGGCGCATGCTTGTGAGCCCAACCAGGGGGACCGGCCGAGGGCAGATTTCTGCTGCAATGGATGAGCGATACCGCAAGGACAGTGGGGATTTTGACATTGAATCAGTCATCCCCAATGAAATACTGGCTACGATCCTTGCCTTTGTTTGCCCAGCCGACGTGCCCACTGTCGCACGCGTCGCCCGGCGCTGGAGGGACCTCGCGCCGCCGCCCGAACCCGATGTCGTCCTGGCGTACAAGGACCGTTGGGGCATGAACCTGGCGTTTGCGCCGCGATCCGCGATCGAGCAGCGCTACCTCGACCGTCTGCGCCTCGAAGCCAGTGGCACTTTTGTCGACAATGATGACGAACCCGACGACGACATACGCGAGGTCTGCCTCTTTTTGGGGCAGACCCAATCGATCACGCTCTGGCAGTTGTTTAGGAATGTGAGAGGTCACAATGTCGAGATGTTTGCCGTCTGGGTCCACGAACTCTGCGACGTCATAGACGACTACTGGGTGACACGGTCCGATAACAAGCGTGACCTGGCGGGTGAATTGGTCGACTGGGCGTGCTCAGAGTTGGCCGCCACAACCGACGACGATGGCGACGGCAACGGCCCAGACGCCACCTCTTTTGAAATGCCCGACTTGGAAAGTGACGAGAACTTGCGCGAGATGTCTGCCCTTGTCGACGAGGCATGCAAGATTGTGCGCTAGTGTCACGCGAGGCCCCGACCAGCACCATCGGCGTCCTGGCGATGGGCTTTTTTTTCAAGGCGCGACGGATGTGCTTCTCGCCTCTGTGGTGTGTGACCACTCCCGAATCACCCTGTTGCTCTGCCAACCCACACAGTAGGGAAAAACGATGATAAAAAATGATAAAAAACGGTCCCACTGGTGATCGGGCACAAAAGCGGCCACATTTTTTCGAATGTCTTGCGTCCTCTTGCGTGCACTCTTTTTTTTTGCAAAAGGTGGTCCGAGCCCCGTCGTCCGGCCGATGGCATGCAATGCGCATCGGGCGCACCGCCGCAAAAAAAGGTCGCCGTGCGAGCAACCTTCCGGTGCCAAAAAAGACAACAGCGACGACGTCGTCACCGATAACCGCCACTCACGACGCGCAAGACACAAGAGACACTTTTTTTCAGACAAAAAGGCACGCCCTTTTGCCGTCGACACTGAGCCATTGCCAAGTCTGGGCGCCGCCACGACGATAGTCAGAGCATGTTGGGCCCCCTTTTGTCAGCAGGCGGACAGCAACTTTTGCGAAGAATAGCAAGCATGTGGTTTTTATGTTTGACTTTCAGCCAAAGCCAAAAATCAAAAACAAGAGAATAAAAGGAGCGCCCAGCAACAAAAATTCAGCGCAGTCGCGCGCGCCGGGGATGGCGCTGTTCCAAAGTATGCTTGCCCCTAGCGCCGCTGCACACGCCGTCGCATAACCCATGCCTGCCGTTACGACGCAAGTTCGCTCGACGGCTCGTGAAAGGTCGTGCGATGAAAAGGGCGCGTCGAAGTCGATCTCGCTCCGTGCCCAGCACCACGCCGTCGAGCCCAGTACCAATAATGTCGCTGCAGAGGTCCAGTGCGATATCAAATTGCATGCGCGAGGCCCCAGTAGGATGATCGTACTGGTCACCACGACGCCCACCACAAACCCGCCTGCTCCCAACGCCGGGCCTGTCATTGCCAGTGCGAGTCCCGCCATGCAATCCCCCTTCTTTTTGTGCGTTGTCTGCCTGCCGTACGAGGTCTTGTCCGATGCTGTCGGCGGCGCAATCTTGTCGGTTCTCGGCAAACACGAGCGCGCAATTTTTATGGGCACCCCCATCTATCGCGTGTCTGACGCCATTGGTTCTTCAAAAAAAAAAGAAATCCGGCATCACGGTTGTCATTGGATGGCGTCCTCTGGCGTAATCAAGCGCCAGAACCAACGATTGGACCATATCGCGACCACGTCGCGCTTGACCCAAAGTCACGCCACAAAAGGACGAGGTTACAGAGGGAGACCAGGATGGACGCCCTGCCGACTGAACTGCTGTGCGAGGTCTTGGCGTGGGTGGGGCCACTGCCGCACGCCAGGGCCGTGTGCCGCCAATGGAAGTCGATCCTCTCTGATCCACTGGTCGTCGCCAACCATGTAGTGCTCTCGTCGTCGGCCTACATGGGCCGACTGGCCGAATGGGGCGCCGGCGATGTGATGCGCTGGGCGAGGGCCAACGGATGCCCGTGGGACGCCGAGGCATGCGCGGGTGCTGCGCGTGGTGGCCACCTCAGACTTTTAAAGTGGCTGAGCAATGAAAAATGTCCTTGGGACGAACGCACATGGGCCTGGGCAATGATGCGCGGCCACGACGACCTGTGCCGTTGGGCCACGGCCAACGGCTGTCCCGATTCAGTTAACGACCTGTGGGGAGTTGCCATCGCTCATGGCCACGGCGACATTATCGACTGGCTGCTGTCTTGCTCTCTTGCCTGGCCCCACGATGCCTGCAATCGCGCGGCACGCCAAGGACAACTTGCCATTCTTGACCGTGCGAGACGCGACGGGTGCACGTGGTCAGAGTGGACGTGTGGCCAGGCCGCACGGGGCGGCCACCTCAACATCCTCCAATGGTTGAGGTCGGCCGGCTGTCCGTGGGATGACGAGGTCATCATCGGCGCTGCATACCATGGACATACCCATGTGCTTGAATGGGCTCTAGCAAACGGGTGCCCGCTGTCTACACTTGTGACCTTTGTGGCCGCCTCGCGAGGCGACCTTTTGCTTTTGCAGAGCGTGAGAGCCCTTGGGTGCCCCTGGAATGGCGGCACCATGTACCGAGCGGCCGGCGGCGGGCACCTGGCGCTCCTCCAGTGGGCAAGGGCCAACGGGTGCCCGTGGGACGACCTGACGTGCAAGTATGCCGCTGCCGGCGGCCACCTCTACGTCCTCAAGTGGGCGCGCGCCAACGGATGTCCGTGGGATCGCGGATGTTGCCTAGACCAGGCGCGCCGCCACGGTCATGCCACGACGGCCGAGTGGATACTCAGCATGAACCCCAAGCGATAGAGACCAGCGGGCTCTTTGTCCATTCTTTTTATTCTTGATTTTGCATCTAGGAGGTGCATGTATTGCTTGTGAGAGCGTCTGTCAAGATGGTGTATTGTACTTTCATAGAGACACAAAGCAAACACCACCACCACAACGGCCAAGAGCGTTGACCCATTTCTCTTTTTTCCTTCGCCTTCAATCGGTTCACGGTCGTGCTCCGTAGCGATGCATGATGGCAAAAGTGATGGCTCGGCATAGATGGGCGTGATGTTGGTCACTTCCGAGAGGCGCACGCGTATCCGAAACCTCTAGCGCGTCGGCGATACGCTCCAAGAGGCCACCGTCGGCGGCAACCTTTTGTGGGTGACACCGAAAGAGGTGCGCTGCGACCAGCGCCACCGATTCGCGGTCGAGCACAGCGAGCACGTGATCACCAAGACGCAAGGCGGGATCACGCGCGATGGCGACTGCGGCCGCATTACGCAGAGTCGGTTGATCTAAATGATTGTGTGCACTGTCGACGGGCAGAATCGGCCCGTCCAGGATGGCGACAAGTTCGTGGTGTGTCAGGTGAGCCGCATGGGTGCACCTGGACACGCTCAACCAGTACGCTGCGGCCATGACCTCGGGTCGATACGCGAAATCCGTGAGACGGTCGAGCAGCGATCGAGCAGATGTTGGGCGCAGGCCCAATGTGTCGGGCGTGCCTTGGTGGACCGCTTTAGTGGCAAGCACGCCTAGTGCGCGCACACGGTCCGATGCCAGGGCGCGACCCACACGCGCCTCGTCCGACAATAGTGCATCGTCGCGGTTGTTTCGGGCCAGCGCGTGAGCCAAGGCCTTGGCTTGCGTAAAAGTGGCTTCGGGGCCGGCTTGCACGCCAATGTAGACGGCTGCATCGGATCGGTTGCTCGCCGGCGATTCAAACGGCGCCACCACCATCACAAAGACATGTCCGTTCTTTGTAGTGACGACGATGAGCGCACACAACTTGTTCGGTTGTCTCGTGGACACGTCACTGCTGGACTGTGACTCGAAAGCGACCGGCCACGTCGATGGTCCGCGCGCAACGGCATCCTGTATCATCTCGACGCCGACAAAGAGGCGCTCTTGAAAGTCCATGTAGTGAGGATCCCCGGGCACGCTGTAACCTCGCCCTCGGAATTCGTCAATGACAAAGAGAGGGTGCGGAAAGCATCCGCTGCGAGTGTCCAGCCACGAAAGGGTCTGCCGAGCGTCGACCATGGCCTCCCACAATGGCATGTGTGCCACAAGAGTCGCAACGAGGGCCCTATGGGTGAGCGTCTCGTCGGTAGCCTTGCTATTTGAGTCGCGCGCCAAGATGGCAATGCATTGCCTCTCGTCGGGCGTGGCTGCCGACGGATCGCGCGTGAGTATGGCCAACCGATGCCACAAGGCCACCAGCGCCGACCCCGTGCCGTGCTTTGACATGTCTTTAACGTCCTAGACTGCCTGTCGCGCGTGGATGGATATTTTGTGTGTTTCTGTTGAAAAAGAATGTGCATTCCGAAAAAAAGACGCGGTGCGTTGCCAAGCCCGTTTATTGGTTTGCATTGCGGCAGCAGTTCTGTTGGCGATTGTGGGGTATTGGACATGAAGGATGGATCGGGGGGGGGGGACAATCCAAGAGGCCGCCACCATCAGGTCAGTATGCCAAACCAACTCGCTTGGCGAAAAAAAATTGCACGGCCTTTTTTTGTGGCAGGCGACGGCAGCAGGGGATTGGGGAAAAATACGTGATTACATCGGCACAGCATCGCCTCTTTTTTTCCTTGTTTCTTTTGGGTCCCCAACCGACCTACTGAAAAGGAGGCGTGATGTGGCTCGGATTGAAATCCAACGCACCGGTATATTTTTTCATCAAAGAAAAAAAACGATATGATGGGGCGGACCGAAAGGAAAAAAGCATATGTTGTAAGAACTAGCGGTTGCGAGCACGGTGGCGTTCTTTGGGTGGTGTGCGCGGGCGCACGGTCGGCAGAGGATGGCGCCTGCGTGCTTGCGACTCGCGGTCGCGTGAGTCCCTGCTAATGCGACCCAGCGACGTCAGTTGTTGGTCCGTGATCTGGGTGTGGAGATTATACATCCACGCCTGCAGATCGTCTCTGGTCGACGCAGGCGGACTCGTTTGTCGTCTGTCTGGTCGGTCACTGCACTGTGCGTGATGAGTGTCGGACCTATAATGACCGGCCATAATAAAACCAGACCACAATAGTGGACCCCAGATCGGGGCGTCGATAGTTGCCGCCGTTGCTGTTGCCGCTGCGCTGTCGCCAGTGTCGCTCGTGCAACGCCAAGGCGAATGGTGCCTGCATGACTGCATGCCGCGGGCGCGTGTGTCGCGCGTCCTCAAAATGGCCCTGGCGAGATCGTGTCCGTGGAGGCCCTGCACCGCTACATCACAGACAAGGTGAGCGTAACGCTTCCTCGCGTGCCGTTGGCGACAATAGGGCACAGCCTCAAGGGCACATGTGGCGCGTTCGATCTCGTCTTTGGGGACTGCCATGACGTCCAAGAGGTCCCGTCGGTCGGTCGCCAGGGCGAGTGCAACGGCGAGGCCGTCGTGAGGACAGCCTGCGCGATGCAGGGCCGACACCTTGCGCCTCTTTCCGAGAGCAACAGCCACCGCCATGACCAGCGGCGCCCACGGCTGGCCGACTTCATGTATGGTGTCGACGATGCGCATGTCCGGACCGCCGATCAGCGCCGCGAGGAGGCATGCCTTGTTGACCGGCAAAGGTAGAGAACGCTGCCCGCGCATGCAGTCGATCGTGTGTTTGTGGCCGCCGAGGGCCGCCGCTCGGACAGTGTGCGATGTCCAACGGATGTGGAGACGGCGATGCAGCCAGAGGACGACCGACGTACGGCCCTCGCCCGCTGCTTCGTCCATGAGCAGCGCGCCGATCCTGGCCGCGGCTTCGTCGCTGAAAAAACGGATCTCTCGCGAGCACCTCGACGAGGTGCCCGGCAACCAGAGGGTGCGCGGTCCCACGCTTTCAGCACATTGGCGCCAGCGGTCCGAGACAAAAGAGGCCAGCCATAGCCAGCGCGGCGGCAGCCACCAAAGCACGGCACACAGCATTTCATCGGGAAGAGCATCAAATGCGACGACAACGTCCATAAGGTGCCTCTTGGTTGCAGACAACAAATGGCCGATGGGACCGACACACAGTGTTGCTTTTGCAGTTGTCGGTTGCGTGGGCAGGAGCGAAAAGAACCGCGGCGGGAAAAAAACAGGACCCCAGAACCAATGTCGCCTGGTCTCCCTTGATAGGCCAAAAGTTTTTCTCTGTGTCTCTATCTTTTTTTGATCGCTGTCGCTAGCACGAGGTTGCGCATCAAACCAAAAAGAGCAACGCAGATACTTTTTGTGTTTTGTTTTCGCGTGCTACCGGGCGGTGTCCCGCGTGGTGTTCCAACGACCATCAGATCTGTCGACGACTGGGCAATGCTGTGATGACGACCGACTACGTGTGCATTCAACGATTGCGCAAAATAGATCGTGTTGGCACCGCCATTGCATGCCACTTTCTCACACCATAAACAAATAGGACACACAAAAAAAAAGAGAGTCGTCTTTACTGCCCTACATAGCGATACCAGGTTACGTCGCCATCACAAGAGTGCCGCTCTTGTGAAACCACCATGCTGCAGTCAATCAGATAATCCAACGCACGGTCCACATCGCACGTACGATGGCCCGTTTGGTCCATGATGACATCAGAGGTCATCCAGCCGTCGTCTGAAAGGCACGACCGGTTCACGGTAGGGCGTACGGCACGCGCGACGTTGGCCAGCAACTCGGGGTGGACAGTCCGCACCTGGCCCGTGATCGAATGCTTTGGTTCATGGCGCACGGCGGAGCAGTCGTCGCACGAGTCTTGGTGATGATCGACGGCTGCGATCGCGTCTACGAACCTGCGTATGTGGTCGCTTTGGTTGCTGTCTTGTTGTGCATCGACGGGGTCGCCGTGGAGTATTTTGTCGAATTCGTGGTCCCAGCGTGATGGCGGCCCGTCGCTCGACAGGCCAGCGCGCACCGAGAGCAATGCGGCGATGATCGCTTCTTGCTCCCGACGTCTGGGGTGTGGATGACCGGCAACGGTGCGCACCAAAGACGGACAGCCGTCGGCATTCATGGGCCCTGCGAGCCACCGGCGCACTGCATCGGGTTCGTGGCGGTCTAGCAGGTCGATGACGGCATACTGCAAGAGATTCATCACCGTGCCATCGGTCATGGTTACGGTGGTCTGTAGAGGATGCAAGTGCCGAAACACGACCGTCTCGGGTAGGCCCAAGTTTGACATGTGTCGTAATACATTGCGCATGCCATAGTAGATGCCGAGCGCATCGGCGACCGATGCCACGATGTGGTCAGTCACCGACGCGACGTCGACGAGTCGGGTCGTGGCCGGCTTGAACGTCAGACGGCAGTCGTGTAGCGATTCGATCGGATGCGGCGCGTTGACGGTGTGCATCTGTTGGAGCGCGTGCGGCACGGTGCGGTCGGCCAGGCGGGTCATTCGCAACGACAGGGCAAAGGCACCCGGCAAGAAGTGCGGGGGTGACTGGCTAGTGGCGTCTATCGCGAGGACCTCTGCCGGGTGCTGTTCCAGCGCGCGAAACAAGACGGCGGTGTCACGGGCCAGCACCGACAAGACATCATCCGGACGTGTGTCGAAAAAGGCAAGCATCTGGCGTGCCGCAGGTCGGCCGCCATTTTCGGCGCCCTCAATGATGCGGTTTTTGTAAAACTTGAGTACCACAGGGGATCGGCAGAGGGGGCACGATATGCGCCCGCCGTCGTCGGTCGCAAGCCGGCGCAGGCAGTCGAGGCAAAAGGCGTGCCGGCAGGCCGTCTTGTAAAAGGCCGGCGCATCGCAACACACAGGACAGGCATCGGGCCAGGCCTGTTCCTTTGCAGCAGCCATTCGAGGGACATCGTCGGGCCATGCAAAGACCCGATCTTGCCCACCTGCCGCGCCAGAGGTTCCAACGTCGGGTCGATGCTGTAGGTACATGGGCGAGGGTTTTGGTGACCAAGGTGGGCAGAGCGCATAACACCCCAAGGCAGCGCAAGGCTGACGGTATCAATAAAAAAAAGCATGAAACTCGCCATGCCTCAAAACAAGCAATATTTTTATCCAGTCACAACCCATGGCGCTCTGTGTAAATTTTGCTGAGCGATGCATAGAGCCAATGACCACCACCGCGCTTGACGCAGCCCGAGCGTGGCGCCACGGAGAGAAAAAAAAAGGATAAGACTGCAAAGTGCACGCGCGCGGCGCCTGGACGCTCCCGCCCAACATTCTTTAGGAAAAAAAACTATAAAATGGCCACAAACCAGCGAAATCATGCCATTGGCCATGAATTGCGTGTGGGCGCCGTTCAATGTTGTGGGCCGGTGCGCGAGCCAGGTGATCCAGCAGTCCACACAAGAAAAAAATGTGTGGGCGACATGCGCAAACATCGGCCCCTTCCCTTTTTTTTTATTAATCAGCAGCGGAACGGCTTGGTCCCCGAATCCAAAAGAAAGAGTATCCCAAAGAGGGGCCATCCTTTTGTATGCATACGGCGATCGCGCAAGGCGCCGACACTCGACGGGACGGCGAAATCGCAACGTGCCCGCGACAGGACGCCCGCGACAACGACGCGTCGGCCCAAAGACCATCCAAAAGGGCTAGGTCCCATACTGGGCACGATAACCACAACGGCGAAGGGGACGCGACGCATGTGGCATTTTGTTTTGACTTGGACCCTGAACTGGTGGCCCTCGTCGCCATCCAGGCCGACCGTGCCACACGTCCCATGATGGCGCGCGTGTCGCACGCCTGGCGCCACGGCGTCCTGGACCTGGCGCCGGCCCTTGCCCGCACCGCCGGCCTTGTCCAACCAAGCGAGGACAAAATGCGTGACGATTATAGCACGTGCCTGGCCGCGCGAGGCTGGACCAATGTACTGCGCTGGGCGCATGACCAAGGCCTGCGCATCTCGACTAACGCCTATGTCAAGGCCATTCGGTGCGGCCAATTCGAGACCCTCAAGTGGTTGGCCCAACGCGATCGACCCGCGCGTCGCAAACTCTTGCACAGTACCAAGTGGGGATTTCTGCATCAGGCTGACAAGATTGCGTGTGCCAAGGCTGCACGCGCCGGTCGGCTCGACATCCTTGAGTGGCTGCGCTGCGAGACGCCCGACCAATGTCAAGAGTTGGCCGAGGCCCTGGGCATGCCCGACGCACCGGCCGAAAGCGTCGCGCGCTGGGTGGCCGAGCGCCAAAAGGTTGGCGCCTGGGAGTGGGATGAGCGCACGTGCACAGAGGCCGCTCGCGGTGGCCATATCGATGTCCTCAAGTGGGCGCTCGCCAACGGCTGCCCACACGAGGACCGTGCAATCTACGATGCGGCAGCCAGAAGTGGCCGTCTTGACGTTGTTGAATGGGTGCACGCCCAGGGCATGCGCGGTTCGACCCACCTTTGGGAGTATGCCGTGCGCTCGGGCTCGCTCGATATGTTGAGGTGGATCGACGCTCACAATGCCGATCACTGCGTGCATCCAGACGTGATATACTACCACGACAAGGGTATTGTGTGCACCGCGGCCGTGCGTATCGGCCGCATTGACATACTTGAATGGGCGCGCACGCGCGGATGCGCGTGGACCCCCAAGACCTGCGCAGCGGCGGCCGGCGCGGGCCATATCAATGTGCTCGTGTGGCTGCGTGCCCGAGGTTGCCCGTGGAACGAATCCACGTGCAAGGCCGCCGCTCGGGGAGGCCACTTTGACATACTTTGGTGGGCGCGTGCCAACGGCTGCCCTTGGGACGCGCGCACATTCAAGTTTGCGGCTGCCACTGGTCGCCTGGACGTGCTCCAGCGGCTCCGTGCCGACGCCTGCCCGTGGGACGCCGGGACATGCAGTTACGCGGCCAGCAGAGGCCACCTTGATGTGCTCCGGTGGCTGCGCGCCAACGGCTGTCCGTGGGACGAGGACGCATGTTCTCAGGCCGTCCGCGGCGGCCACCTCGACACGCTGGTGTGGCTTCACGCTCATGGCTGCCCGTGGATGGACTGGTGGTGCCTGCACAATCTGATCCGGGCAACAAACAACACAAAAATGCGCCAGTATGTGCTGGACAATGTGTCCCCTTGTGCGCGTCAAAAGTATCTCAATCGCGTACAGTCTACATAAAAAATCCACCGCCAATGTACTTGCTGCCTCAGCGACACCCCTAGTGCTTGCGGATCGGTTAACCGACGGCTAAAATCCCAGATTTTAGACGGATTTTTTTATTTATATGATTTCTGATTGGACAATTCGGTGTGGATTAGTCGACGGCTAACCGACCCGCAAGCACTGGACACCCCCACTGCTCAACCCTCTCTTTACTTTTTGATGGTCCTGATGACGCGTCGGGAGGATGCCAATCATGGGGGAAAGCCCTCTTTCCAGTGACGCACGCACGGTGTTGTAGTTGCGCTTGTTGGGCCTCGACCAATGCTTGCGGATCGGTTAGCCGTCGACTAATCCACGCCGAATTGTCCAATCATAAATCATATAAATCAAACAAACCGTCTAAAATCCCGGATTTTAGTCGTCGGTTAACCGATTCGCAAGCACTGGTTGCGACAATGGCGCGCTCGGCAGGCACAATAAAAACAAATAATCAACAGGGTAGCGGGTTGTATTTGGACTAGTGCACCTCGCCCAACATGGCGAGGCCGGCCGACCGGATCTGGCGCGCATCGGGGGCGTCGCCCGTAGTGGTGAGCAGCAATAGGCCGACCGTCTCGGTGATGGCCATGGGTGCCTCTGCCTGGCGTGTTCCGTGCGAGACCGCCGGGGCGAGGCGCGCGCGCGTCCACAACTCGTCCAAAAACAAACTCGTAGAAGGAATGCGCGTGCGGTCGATGCTGGGATCGGGTCCGTGGCGCACGCCCAAGGCCGCCGCACGCAGATAGGCATGATTGACGTCCATGAGCGCCGCCGGTGGCTGGCCGTGGTCGTAGAGGGGCACAAATTCCCCCGACGAGGCGAGCGCAAAGGGAAGAACCTCTTCGCGAGCCACACCGCATGGGGCAAAGAGCGCGCCGCGGCGCATCTCGTCTGCCATCTCGGCGGCTAGGGCCAGCAGTCGGCTCGACCGCAGCCGCCCAGCGGCATAGGCGAAAGCCGTGATAGGTGAACAGGCGTTGCCTGCCGATACATCGCGCCGCCAGAGAACCTCATTGGGTACTGCCGTCTTGTCTGGCCCGTCCACATCCGCTGTCGGCGCGCTTGTGTCGTCGTCGACCAACATGGTGTTGGCTTGCATCCAGGCCAAAAGGCGTATCGGCGGCGGGTCCCGCGGGGACACGGCGCGCCTGGCGTCCCCACGGCATCGTATGACGGCGGCTTTGTAGGCGTCGAGTTGGCCCAATGGGCTCACGTAACTACAACTGTGGTGCGCCGCGCACAAGCGGTCGAGGGCTTTGACGCATGTCGGCAAGACGTGCAGAGTGCCCGCCACAATGGCGCGCTCGACGGTCGCAAGGATCAACGCCGTCGGTCTCTTGACACTGCGCCAAAGGCCACCGAGCAGTGTGTTTATGGTGCGCGGCTCGACGGCAGGCTGGTCCTTGTCGGGGCAGCACGCGAGCGCGGCCCTTTCGACCAGGTCGAGTGCGGCCTCGATCCACGGCAGCCACAGGCAGCCAAGGGCGAGGCCCTCGGACGGCGGTCCAGCCTGATCAATGTGGTCGACCACCAAAGGCGCGCAGTCGACTCCAGTGGTCTTGCGCCGTCTGGCCGCAAACCAGACCAACGCCGCGTGGAGCAGCGACCGACTGCATGCACCCAGCGCGAGCACGTCGCGATCGTCGAGATGGGGTAGGATTGCCGTCGTAAAGAGCATCGGTTCGTGGTCTAGCAGGTTGTAGAGTAGGTCATCCGGTGGCGCCATGTCGACGGGCGTTATCGCCATCCTATCAGACTGTGTCGTATCTGTGTGCCACACATTGAGGGCGTCGAGAAGGGCCGCGTCTGTGTGAGCACCTTTTGTCGCGGTCAGCGCCTGTAGAAAAGGCACCGCGACTGCGCTGCGAATGCCGGTGCAACCGTCGGCGGCCTGCTCGATCGCAACTTGCACAATGCGACCGAGCGCGGCAATGGCCGCGCTTATGTACATGGTCGACTCACCGCCGAGGTTCGTGGCGCAGGATTGTCTCGCACACTGACGCACAATCCATGCGCTCTGACGGCTGCAGATGGTGTCGATGCAGTGAAGAGTCTTCGCCGTCTCGGTCTGTGTGGTGCACGCGAGGTTGTCGCGTACGGCATCGACAAAGTCGCGAGTCGCCGCGGTCAGCACCAACGTGTGTTGTCCAGCCGACAGGTGTCGCGCTGACTGCGTCGGCGGCATGTCGCGCGCATAGACCGCGACCACTGCATCGAGCATGTTAAGGGTACCGCCGTAACCGATGTTGCGATCCGGTGGGTCCATGGTAAAGGCACGACCACAGAGGATGTTGGCCTCGACGACCATCCTTGCCACGTTGTAGACGGCCAGCGATCCGCGTAGAGCGGCGGCGGCGGCGAGCGGCACCGCAGGGAGCACATAGTCCGAGTTTGGATACTGCTGCACCGATAGCCACACGCACTCGTAGACAACCACCGCGCACCCGAGCATCGACGCGTACGTAGCAGGGTCCACATACTTTTTCCAATAGTCCGACGTCGCGGCGGTGCGCAGCGTTGGATCAAAGCGCGCTTGCAGAGGCGACATGGGCCACAGGCGCGCGCCCATGCCGACAAGCATCAGCCAGGCCGTGCCAACGCGTGCCACGTTGGGCGACACCGTCGTACCGTAGGCAGAGGCCGACCACATGGGATCGTCGGGTGGCTGTGGCCACGCTCGGTCGACAACGTCGATCGGCGTCGTGTCTAGGATGGCGGCCATAATGCGTGGTACAGTCGGCGACGCTCTGGCCAAGGAAAAAACGTCGGCGGGCCGTAGTCGGCCAAGGATGTTCCACGCCACTTGGAGATCGTAAGATGCCACGCGGGCGACTATGCAACCGACAGGCTCCATGCTGTCTGGCGGCTCCCTCATGTCGACGCCGCGGGCATCGTCGTCGGCGACCTCGCCGTCGTACAAAATCACACCATCGTCGTCGTCGCCATCTTCTTCGTGACTGCCATCGCCTTCTCCATCGTCGCTGCTGTTGTCGTCATCGCTGTCGGATAGGCTGTCGTCGTCCGTGAGGTCGACATCCAAAATGAAATCGTCGGCGTCAGACAATGCCAGTACGTCGCAGTCGCTTGTCTCGTCTGTCGCATCGTGGTCGTCGACATGCATGGCATCTCCCCCGCTCTCGCGGCTCGACGCGTCCTCGGTTGTCGCCTGGGGGCGGCGTGACTCGATCCAGTATTCATACTGGCTCTGGATGATGGCCTGGTCCATGTCGCTGGCAAATTCGACGTCGTCCAGGGGCGCCACGCCGACGTCGGGAATGTGCGCAAGTGCCCCTGTGCTCGATCCGGAGATCGCAGACATAGGCGCGTCGCCGTCACCGTCATCTGGCGCCCCACACCCAAGACGAAAGTCGCGCCTGGGTTTCCTGATGCGCAAAAAATGCGAATGTGGGCTGTCAGTCGGCGGTGGTGCGATTTTGGTCGACGCTAGCGACCAGGTTTCGAGGTGGTAAAAAAGCCCGGCGGCACCGTCGACACGCGGTCCCGTATCGACGACTCCCGAGGAGGATGCGATGGGCCCGACAAAGCGCCGCTGGCAGCCACCGGCGAGGCGCACGCTCTTGCCCAGTACAAACTTGTAAAACACCGATGCATAGGGCAGGAACGAAGCAAAGAGGTCGGGGCCGCCAATGACATACAACGTGTCACTAGCGCATGCGGCAAAAACGTCGTCGACCGTCTGGACGAGGAGGGCGTCGTCGTGGACACACGGCGGCGGACTGGAGAGGCGATGCGAGAGCACGATGCAGCGACGGCCAGGAAAGCGGTTCAGCACACGCACGGCAAACCCCGTCATCGATCGCCGGCTAAAGGCGGCGGTCGAGTCGGCCACCAGGCGCACGATGGCGTCGATCTGGCCGCTGGCCTTGTAGTCGTAGGGGATGACGTCGTCCTCGGCCAGCAGGTCGGTCTTGTCGACGGCCGCAACGAGGCACACGCGGATCGCCCGCCGCGCGGGGACATCGTCGTCCATCACAAAGTGGCGTTTGTCTTTTTTTTTCTTTTACTATTCTTTTTCTTCTTGGTCGCGCGCACGATAGGTCGCCTATCAACTGTAGTCTGTTTTTCTTTGTTGGTTCTTGGCGCCTGTCGGAAGCGCACCGGCCGGCAAAAGGCGGTACTTTTTTTGACGGTTTCTAGTGGGGCCTCGGCAAGGCCTTTGACGGCGCCGCCAGGCACAAAGGGGACCCATCGGGGCTACGCTGCCTGTAGCCAATAGCCTGAGCCTTTTCGCTTCTTCTAATTGGCCGATTCATTGCACGATGCCTTTTTTCTTGATGTTTGATAAATGGGCGCATTTTTACCATTTTGTATTGCTCTCGGCAAACACGCACCCAACTTCTTTTGGAGGAGGGGGCGAGGCTCAGGTTGTCTTGTGGCCGACGTCCGTTGTAAGCCACGCAACCATCTGCACGCGCACGACCTTGCACTCGACTGCGCTTATTGCGATCGTGACCCCGGTATCACCCAACAATCTGCTAGGTCTTCTGTTGTGGCGCCCAACAAGCCCGATCAATCCCTCTTTCTTACGGAAAATAGATCGGCATTTGGCTTTTTCATTAAAAAAAGTGCGCCTCGACCCAGGCAATGATATGGTCGTGGCCGTGGTAGCCTGCGGTGTACAAGACGCTGTGTCGCGTCCAGGGGCACCCGGCATCGATGGCCCACGCCAGCATGTCAAGGTTGCCGCTGGCTGCAGCCGCATAGGTCACGCTTTCATTCCACGGGCATCCGTTGGCCGCCAGCCACTGGACGGCGTGCCAATGGCCGCACTTGGCCGCCGTGGTGCATGTCAGCACGCTCCACGGGCATCCGTGGGCCTTGAGGTAGCAGAGGACATCCACGTGCCCGCCGTAGGCCGCCCTGCTCGACGTGATCACGTTCCACGGGCACCCTTGTTGATGGGCCCACGCGAGCCCGTCGACATCGCCTTGGAGGGCAAACCCCTCGCACGTCCTTTCGTCCCAGGGGACGCCTCGCGACCGCAACCATTTGACGACTGCGCGGTGGCCCGATTCGGCCGCCTCGGCGCACGTTGAGGCATCGCACACGCAGCCGTCGTCCATGGCACGTTCAAGGATGCCGACCCTTCCGTAGCGCGCCGCCAGCATGCACGCGTCGGCAGGCCAGGCACGGTTTTGGGCGCGCAACCAGTCGACAACGTGTGTGAGGCCTTGGGCAATGACGTGTGTCCACAGGCGCTCTGGTCGGTCGGGACATCCATGGGCGCACGCCCAAACATAGACGTCGTGGTGGCCGTTTGCGCCTGCCAGGGCACATGTCCAGTCGTCCCACGAAAAGCCTCGCCGATAAAGCCACTGGAGAGTGTCGAGCCGCCCGGCAGATGCGGCAGTAGCACACACATTGACATTGCACATGTTTAGACCTCGTTGCGTGAGCCATTCGAGTGTCTCTATGTGGCCGTGCTTGGCCGCCTCTTCCGCCACAGTGTCGTCATAGGGGCAGTCGTTTTCGCAGAGCCATCGGACGAGGTCAAACCGCGCGGAGCGGGCCGCGGCAAGACACGTCGAGGCATCCCACGCGCATCCTCGGTCGTGCGCCCACGCAATGACGTCTTGTGCGCCCCACTCGGCCAGTACGGCCATGTATTCGGTGGGCGACAGGCGGCTGTACTTTTGGAGGGCCCTTTCGTCGGCCAGAATGTCGCGCCATTGACGGCACACAAGGGCGACATGAGGCAACGGGCCCAGCCGCCACAGTATGTCGTAAACCAACTCGGCGGGAAGTGTTTCCATCTTTTTTTTCGTATGCTTTTGCTTTGGAGCCGCAAGGCCGCTGCTCTTGGTTTTGTGTCTTTTTTGTGCTCTTTTCTCCAGCCAAATGATGAAAAAATAGACAGCCAATAAAAAACGTGTGGCCTTTGACAGCAACGAATGCCCGACGCGCCTTTGTAGCGGCCGTCGACGCGCTCCAGCGCCAGGCGGCGCCACAGTCGGGCGTCCCTCTTTTTTTTTTGAGGGTATGTCAAAGGTCACTCCTCCCAAGACCGCCTTTTTATGATTGGACAAGAAGGATTCGTCAGTGAAAAAGGTCTCAATGGACAACAGAGCGGCCACTGAATTTTTCGCGCGTGTCACAGCGCCACATCTTTCAACGGCGCGCGCGTACTTGCAAAAAAAAATTGACGGGCCTGCAACTTTTTTTCTGTCTCGATCACTTGGTTTGTGTTACTGGTTTGATGGACGCATTGCCCGACGAACTCTTGTGCCTGGTGTTTGATCACCTTGGCCGACGGTGGCTGTCGATCGCCTCCTTGGCGTGCTACCAGTGGCGGTCGTGCGCCCGGTCGGTCGCCGCCACTCGTCGGCACGACCTCGTAGTTCCGCCAGACACCATGCACGAGGCGACCAACCGCGGCTACGCGTCTCTTGTCGTATGGCTGCAGACACAACTGGGCCACCCGTGGACCGCCGAGACGCTGGTTGCGGCAGCACAGCGCGGTCACTTTCATTTGGTTGACTGCATGTGCGCGGTGCGTGCATCGGCGCCGCCTTGCCGCATGGACGAAAGAGTGGCGGCGGCAGCCATTGCCGGGGGCGGCAGTCGCATGCTGCGTAAAGTGCGCCGCCACGGCTGCCCCTGGGGCCCTGCGGCCGTGACCGTCGCCGTCGTCCTCGACGATTGGGAATCGCTGCGTGTCCTGGCCGCCGGCGGGTGCACCTACGACGCCCTCACGGTCATTGCCGCCGTCGCGCTGCGCCGTTGGCACGTTGTCAAGAAACTCGGCTTTGGTGCCGACGACATTGCCGAAGCCGCGGCCACCCTGGCCGATGTCGCTGGGGATTTCGACAAGTCGTGCCTCGTGCCTTGCCTTCGATGCGACGCACGCGCCTTTATCGCCAACGTCAGCGCCAAACATTTGGTTGACTATCTCGTCTATGGTGGACCCTTTCTTTTCGTGGGCAGGTGCGTCCCTGCCTCATTTGATGTTCTTTTTTTTTGTTTCTATGTGCGTGCGCTTGTGCCCAGTGCGCAATTTTTGCAGTCTCTACTTTCGACATGCACGTGCTTTTTTCTGACGATGACATGGGCGTCTGGGCCCACCGTGTGGGACCATCGTGTGGGACCATCGTGCATGTGCACTTTGCTGATGTGGCATGTGGACTTGCTCGCATAGGCGGTCACGGCGCGGTCACACTAGACTAGAAGCCAACGCAAAGACGTGCGTCGAATGGTCTGCCTTGCGCGCGCATCGTTGGTGGTCCCCCCATTTCAACCCAACAACGTCACGGGGTCGCGCTACGCCCATGCCCGAACTCAGCGATGCCGACGGAAAGGTTGTCATGCGCCGTTTTTCTTGGCTCGACTTGCAGAGACCCCGCCGGTCGTCTGTGTGTGTCGAGGTGCTGCGCATTTAAAGCCACCGCTTTGGGCCTCGGTCCCCTTTTTTTAATGGCGCCCAACAACCTGCTGGACGGCATGCTTAACGGTGGGCAACGGCTAGCCGATCGGCTAAAACATGCGAATTTCCACTGTCGACGCCCCTACTGCGCCAGGATTAATCCACAATTTTTAGCCGCTCGGCAGCCGTTGCGCAGCATTAGGCACGCTACATGCTTTGTCCCTTTGGAGAAATCCCAGACAACAACCACAAAAATCTGCCATGTCACCAAGAGCCGTAAACTTTTTTGCTGTTTTTCCCGTTGGGTTAGTGTCATTGCCAGCCATTAAAAAAAAGGCGTGTATGTCTGCCATTGTAATGTTCATGTTAATAAAGTCACCAAAGCACATACGAAAATGGCTATATCCACTGGTAGAGGGCCTCGGCAAAGTGTTGGCAGTTGGCGTCGATCAGGTGGTAGGTTTCGAATTGGTCGCGCGACACAAAGTCGATCACGTCGCCCAGGTTGACGTTGCCGTTCCATCGGGTGGGCGAGCATGACTTTAGCAGTTCACTGCTAAGCCACTTGTCACCGCCGCCGTTCTTGCCCCTCTTGTCGTCGCGCACCAGCACATTTCGGTGGCTGTGCTTGTCGACATAGATGAGCGTGCCGGATTCGAGGACGAGTATGACGAAATGGTGGTGCGCGGCCTGCGTGCTCATCGCCAGGGCGCGCGCCGCGAGGGTTATGCCGGCGTCGGCGGCAGAGCCCAGTGCGTCGCTGTCGTCGTCGTTGGAGATGTGGCAGTAGCGGATCTCCAGTTGGGTCACGCGCTCGGACCGGCGGGCCTCGGCGGCGCGCTCAATGTTTTTGTAGGCCGGTCGCTCGTCGATGTTGGCCTCGGCCACCATGCGCACCCCTCCGTAGATGCCCGCTGCGACGACCGACGCGCCGCCGGTAAAGGGCGCCAGCGCAATGCCCGCCGCCCATATGCCAAAAGTGCCCCACACGCGCCCTTCTTTGCCCATCGTCTATTCGCTGTGGATGGTTGGTCGTTGTTGTCGTTGTTACCGTTGTTGTCGTCGTATGGACCCGTTGCTCCTTGTCGGTGGGCTCGTATACACAAGCGCCTGTCTGTCGTCTTTTTGTAGACACAACGAAAAGGCTTTGGCCAATGGGCGCGATGTCAGAAAAGATGGCCAATAGCGTTGACCGCCATCCGCGGCCGTGTGTGTGTGGCGGTCCGATGTCATGGTGCGTGTGTGCCTTTCCGGCGTTGTGTGCGCCTCGCGACAGACGCGCTTTCGCCCATGGAAGCGAGCACTGACTTGGCGGTGCGGACGACTAATGTCTGCTTGGAAAAAAAATAAAGAAACATAAGACAAAAGTCACATGAGGCGATTCACAATGGATTTTTTGAGTGTTTGTTTATTGCAGGCCAGACGACACAAAAGGATGGAACAAGAGGGGATGCTAGGGCTCGGGGTAGTAGTTATCGCCAACGCGGTCCAGTGCGTCGCGCCACTTGCGGTCCCCGAGGACATCACGCCGCGTGGCCCAACCGGTCGCACGACGCCCAAACAGTTGGACGAGCGTAGAGATACCAAAGCGACCGCATAGCGTCTCATTGCTGATGGCATCCTCCAATCCCGTGTGCTGGGGGTCCAACCAGGCGCTTTCGCACTCTTCGCACAAAAGGATGATGTTGTTGTTGGGCAGCACATAAAATGCACGATCCACCGTTTCGCACACGGGGCACTGCATGTCTGCGGTTGCCTCTTTGTCTGCTGGATTTTCGGGTCGACCTGGCGCGCCGTCGCGGCCCCCGGCCGTGTCCGTCAGAGAAATAAAAAGAGGTGGCAGACGACAAGAAAGGAGAGCAAAAAAAAAGGTCGAGGTCCGTCGCCCAGCCCATTTGTTCTCCTTTTTCATCTCTTGATACGCCATTGGCGCGCAAAATGTGTGCGCAATAGAAAAAGGCAGCCTTTTTTTGTTCTCGCGACAACAACGACAACGACGACACAAAACTTTGCGCAGATGAATCAAGCAGAAAAACAAAGACTGCAATCCCGCGCAACGGCGAGTCTATTGCGCCAGTCCGGAGCCGTCGTTGTATTCGATCTCGACGATGCCCTCGTGCGCTACACGAAAAAAGGCGCAAGAGTGCCGCGCGAGACGTGGCACGCCTTGCGCCGCCTTTGGGAAGGCGGCGCGAGCCTTTTCGTCGTATCCTACAACCCGCTGGCTTCCTTTCTCGTCGGTCAACTTGGATTGCTCAAGTACATTGACAAGGTAGTCTCTGGGAGGCCTCAGAGGACCAACGTCATCGATCGATTGGCTGCCGACGCCGATCTGCCCGCGTCTTTTTTCTACGTCGACGATCGACCCGACAATATTGACGAGGTGAGGGCAAAGTGGCCGGGTGCCATTGGCGTCGAGGTCGATGGCAAGACGACCGTGTCTTGTCCCTTGATGGTGCGCGCCGTCCTCGAATCCTGACGCCACAAACAAAATAAAAAATAAAAAAACAAAAGAGTCGGAAATAGTATTGCTGGCACGGGCAGGTCATGGCGGTGGCGCTCTTTCTCCCGTTCACGTCACATCCCCCCCCCCCTAAATCATTTCGGCCTGCATTTATTTCAAACAAAGGCCCGCAAAAAAGTCACCATTCGGAAAAAGAGCGCTCGTGGTTGTCCTGGCGGCCGAGACTGCGCCAAGACGACGACTGGTCCATTCTTTTTTTTGCAAATCGTCCCCTTTTATTTTGGGTCATGTATACGTTCGAAAAAAAATGCCCTCGTCTTGGCTCTCAGCCATCTATTGAACCGCCGGTCGAGTACGGATCTGGCATGTCGGTCTTGATGCAACCGATGCGGTCCAGAGCGCCGCGCCACTTGCGATCTTGGCAGACCTCGCGTCGTGTCGCCCAGCCAGAAGACGGCTCAACGAATAGTTGCTGTACATCGGTCACCCCAAAGTGAGCGCGCAAGGTCCGGTCGTTGGCAGACTGGCCCCATCGTGGGCGGGCCGGGTCGAGCCAGATGCTTGTGCATTCGTCGCACATGAGAATGATGTTGTTGTTGGGCACCACGTAGAATGCGCGGTCGTCGTGTTTACACACTGGGCACTCGACCTCGGTGTCGGCCATCGGGGACAGCGGACGTGTGGTCAACGAAAAGAAAAAAGTGTAAAACAACAAGGCGCAAAAACCTGGAAGACACAAAAACTGCCTCTGTGCGTTGTCGACGAGGCAGCAAGCGCGTCAATCATGGCGCATGCAGTGCTTGCGGATTGGTTAACCGACGACTATAATACTGGATTTTAGACGGTTTTTTTGATTTTGTATTATTTATGATCGGATGTTTATTGTGGGCTAGTCGACGGCCAACTGATCCGCAAGCACGCGCTCATGGTGTGAGGAAAAGATAAAAAACGATAAAACAACGCAGGACGCCATTGCATGCCCTTTGTTTGTTGATCGTAGTCGGTGACCCTGGATCAGTTGGCAGACGACTGGATTCCACGATTTTTTTGGGTGGATCATTTCATTTGCGATCGGAAAAAAAAAGTTGCCGTGGACGAACCGACCTTCAACCGGTCCCCGAGCGCTGGCTGCAGTCGGGAGGGTGCGACGGAACAGCAGGCTCAGGGCGGGCGCGCCCAATGCGGTCCAACGCCGCGCGCCACTTTGGATCTCGGAGGACATCGCACCGGGCGGTCCGGCCAGTCATGTGGGGATCAAACAATTGTTCCGAGTCGGTGACACAAAAGTGATCGCACAGGGCCTGCTCCGTGGACTCGTCGCCCCACCCGACACGGTCAGGGTCGATCCAAACAGACGAACATTCAAAACACAGGAGGACAATCTCGTTGTTGGGCACGCTGTAAAAGGCACGGTCCCTCGCGTCGCAAATAGGGCACCGGACAGCAGAGGCCATCAACCGCGGGAAGAGAAAAGGGCTTGCGCTTTTCGGCGGTGACTGCAGGCGGTCCGATAATGCGGTGCAGCGTGTGATCGCGAGTTGGCAGGAAAGAGATGTTTTTGCACAAGGACACGACCGGTACTGCCACGGCGGCCCGTCCCTCGGGTTCCTGTTGCTGTGGACCTGTGCGGCGCTGTGTAGAAAAAAAAAAGGTTTGTCCCGTGCACGTGTACGTTTTTTTTATTGGTCCGACCCAGACCTCTTTTTCCTTTGGAAACCAGCAATGCACTGTGGCGTAATGGCGACGTATCACAAAGGAAAACAGTCTGGGTCGTCCTCGGCGTGCCCGACGCGATCCAGCGCGTCGCGCCACACGCTATCCTGAAGGACCTCGCAGCGAGTCGCCGGACCGATTGTGTGTCGTCCATGCAATTGCCCGGAAGGGCCAAACCGAACGCAAAGGTCGTGGTCGTCGGCCACGTCGCTCTACCCTGTCGATGCAGCGTCGAGCCATTTGGCCGAGCATTCCAAGCACACGAGCATGATGCCGTTGTTGGGCGTCTTGTAAAATTCGCGGTATGCCCCTTCACAGACTGGACATTCGGCAGAGGCGGCGCCGTCCATCGGTCGTGGCGGATGCCCTCCTCTTTTGCAATGGAGCGCTGACCAAATTACGTCCTTGACCTGCGACTGCGCGTATTGGCCTTCCTTTTTTTTGTTCTTTATGCCTTGGCGCCGCCGGTCCTTTTTTCTTTCTCGTGCAATCGGCAGGCGGCCTTGCAAACAAAAAGGACTTGGCGCAATGCCTACACTTGTGATGTGTGCGTTGGGTTGGGCCGTCCGTGTTTGCGGGTCGGTTGAGGCGGTCGCACAGAAATGGCGCGGTCCGACATCATCACCAATGGCATGTGTCTCTCATGAACCATATCTGCGACATCATTGGACAGCAAACATTCTTCATTAAATCGCGAGTTGCATTGGCCGCCGCCGACGACGCAAAGCGCAAAAGTGTGTGTATGACATGGGCCAAGCGAAAAAGAGAGGACAAGGCCTGCGCAATGCTTCGAGTCATTCACAATAGATAGAGGCTGCGAGATCAATTGCACGAGCCCATCTTGTGTCGGCTATTATCTCTGCACGCGTGGCCCAGGTGGACGAATCGAAAATGATGTCGAGGGGCCTATTGTCGCCCGCCCGCTGAAAGTGGTCGCGCAAGGCTTGCACGGTGGCTACATCGCCCCAGCCGGTCGTGTCCGGACGGAGCCATATGGACGAGCAGTCTTGGCAATAGACAAAGACAATGCCCGTCGACGTGCGTCGAAAGTACAGGTTGTCCTCGCAGTCGGGGCACAGTGGCCGCCGCCGGTCGCTATTGTCGAGGTTGGTCGATGCCATCTCCGTGCCCTATCTGTGCTCCTTTCTCGTCCCATGCAAAGTAGGCCCAGACAAGAGGGAGTCATTGCCTGGCGGCTACGAGTGCCTTTTCCTATTGGTCGACCTGAATGGCTGTGGGTTGCGTCGGTTCCGTCCGCATGTCTCACAAAGAATTTCGGCATTCTGTGAACTTTTACTCACCAATGAAAAAAAATTGTTTTGTCGATTTTGTTGGTTCTTTTTCTTTGTACGCGAGGTGTGGGCTGGGATCGAGTGCTTGCACAATGTGGGGCAACAACGGCGACGACAACAGAGCCACAAAGGAACCCACAAGTGCACAAACAAGAGGGGAACGCAATCGCAAACTGCCAAGGCCCTCCTGATCTTTGGTGGCCTCTTTTCCCTATTTTCGCCCGAGAGAGATCGGCAAGTCTTTGGCGATAGGCCACGGGCCGTCATGAGGACCCGCGCACGATGGATCCGCGACGGCATGCACCACGCAGCGGGTACAAGGCACAGACTGCAGGGCGACCTGCGTGGATAAGTGACCTAATTGGCAGCGGCCGTGTAAACGTAGACGCGCGGCGCGACGACGAGGCTTGGCGACCGCCGATGGACATCGAGGCCGTCGTGCCCAACGAAATCATTGCCATGATCCTGAGTGCATGTGATCCGGCCGACGTGCCCGCTGTCAGGGGCGTTTGTGCGCGTTGGCGAGACCTCGCGCCCGACCCCGAGCCTGATCTCGTCCTTGCGGTGCAAGACGATCGATTCAGCGCGGCGCTATATGCTGTCCCGCGCGCCCGCGTCGCAACGCCTTTTCTCGATAGGCTGAAACTCGATTCGTCGCGGGCGGTCGACGACGACACCAACGACGACGACGACTTTTACACGATGATGGACATGTGTAGCGATACGATCTCTCGTGGTAGTGAGATCACGCTGCGGTGCTTGTTTGCCAATCTGCAACAATGCAACAGGAGGGTACAACTGTTTGCCGTCGACTTTGACGAAGATGATCTCTGTTACAAGGTGACCCAATTCAAGACCAAACATGAACTGGCCGCCAAACTCGTCTACTGGGCGCGCTCGACCCTCGACATGGAAGAGGAATATCCTAGGTCGTTTACGATGCCCGACATAGATACGGACGAGGGTCTCGCGGTGGCGTCAGCACTGTTTGAAAAGGCTCAAAAGGCTTGGCTCTAGTCTGTGAGTGTGTGTGTGTTGCTCTTGCGCGGAAATCCTGTCCTTTTTGCTAAAAAACGAAAAAAACAATCAAACAAGAAAAGCGCCTTTTTCCAAAATCGCAATTTTAGTCTCAAATGTGCAGGTGCGCGACTCGACGCCGTCGTACTGGTCCTTTTTCTTTGTTGGAAGAAAAAAGAGACTTGGCTCGCGCAACAGGTTGTTGGCCGACTGCGAGTGGGTGGTACGTGGCGGCATGTCTGCACTCGGTGTCTGGTTGGCTACGGATCGACTTGATGATGAGGCGCAGGCGCACTCCACATGCACATTTTCATTTGCGTGTCGTAAAAGGGGCACATTTCATTATCGTCACCAAAAAAACACAATTGTCTACGTCTTGATGATTTGTTGATCGGGCGGGGTAGTGGGCGTCAAGGGCATGGTGCGGCTGCCGTGCCTCGCCCGACGGCGTCGATGCCTCAAATCGGCGCTCACCGTATGATTGTGCACGTCTGCGGTGATGGTGACCTTGCTCGCGCCGGCCCACTCGTCGACGCTGTCGATGGCACGCCTGCTGTACGACGTCCACTCGCGCCTTCCGCTGGCCGGCCACGCACGCACGCAAAAGTCTTGCACAAAGCACGAAACGGCGCCCGACGCGCACTCGACGCGCCATCGCGCAACCGACTGCCACGGCGCATGGGCCTCTTCCCAATAGGTGCCATCGAGGGCAACCTCGGCGCCGTAGAGAAGGCTCCCTCTGTAATAATCTCCAACGCGCATAGTGCCGTGGGCGGTCTTTCTCCCTGGTCCATGGGCCGACGGACCATCGCCATGGACGATGGCATGCGCGCGATACACCCACTGCCAATCCTTGCCCATGGCAAAGGCGTGTCCGAGCGGCGCAGGGAGACCGACAGCGGGTTCGCGCAGAGGCGGCATGAGCGATGCAGCATCACCATGATCGTAAAGGAAGCGTGCCTCGGGCGGCCACGCCTCGGGCGCGAGCCAGCCGGAAGGCGGCACCATCGTTGGGTCGATAGCGATGTACAGGCGGGCGAAATCCTGTATGAATAGAAAGCGCCACAAAGAAAGATCGCCTGCAATCTCGTGCATGTGGCGACACGCCGCGCCCAACGCGCAAATGTCCGCGGGTCCGAGGAAGCGCGCCACCTCCAAGACCACCTCGTCGGGAAGGTCGTCGAGCGTCGCCATCCAAGTCTGCCTTTGGTCTTGTTTTCTTTCACGGCCGACACTCTGTGGGACGACAGCAGGGGCAGGCCGCAGGCGTTGGACAAAGGGGCGCGAGTCTCTACTTGCACATACGTACCGCTCTTTATCGTACAGATACGTTTGATGTCGACAATCCTCTGCGTGTGCCGCGCGTGAGGCGGTCGCACCCGTCAAAGCCCACTCATGCTCCATGGCGGCAAAACACGCCCCACCCCCAAATTCGCGCGAGCAAATGACCGAAAAAACTGTTTTTTATTCTTGTCGAGGGAATGGCGCGACTTGGCACACGGCCGAATATCGCCTCTCGTCCAACCGGCAAAGCGGGCAAACAAAATGAGCGCGCCTCGCGATTGTGACCAATGCGGCAAACACATGGCGGTGTTGCGTGTGAGCCGCGCACAGAGACGCACTTCTTTTGGCCAGTCACACAAAAGGGCCAGAAACAACGAGCAGGCCCATGCCCTCGGCCTTTTTGTTTCCATCGCAGAGTCGAGCGCAATCAACATGATCGACGTGCTGCCCGATGAACTCTTGTGCGCCGTGTTTGTGCACCTGTCGTGTTTCGTTCTGCGGTCTGCGCTGCCTCTGGTGTGCCGTCGGTGGCGCGACGTGGCCGGCGACACGACGGCACGGGGCGGGCGCGCAATGTGCATCGACATGGCCAAGACCATGAAGCGCCCGAGTCGGTGGTGCGACGCCGCTGCTGCGGCGGGCCATGTTTCTTGTCTCGCCTATGCCCACCGTGATCTCGGCCTCGCATGGGCCGCCACTACATGCCAATCGGCGGCGAGAGAGGGCCACAAGGATTGCCTTGTGTTTGCACACCGCGGCGGCTGCCCGTGGGATCGCAACACGACGCGCGTGGCCGCCGCCAACGGCCGCCTTGATTGTTTCGTCTATGCGTTTGACAATGGCTGTGATACCCGCGGTACATGCAACCTGCGGGCCGCGCGCAACGGTCACGAGGACATACTCGACGCGACCTCGGCCAACGTTGTTGGTCCAGAGGGCGCCTATCTGTGCAAACGCGCCGCCACCGGTGGCCACCTCGGACTCGTCCGACGCCTATGCGAAGCGGGAGCCGTCCCCAACACCCGTGTGTTGCACCGCGCTGTTGAGGCTGGGCAGACGGCCATCGTCCGGTACCTCGTTGAGGAGCATGGCCTGCAGTTTGACCTTCCACTATGGCGCGTGATCTGGACAGGCAATGTCAGTCTTGTGCGTTACCTCTGCGAGACATTTGCCATCCAAGGATCATCGAGCGATCTTTATACGGCGGCATTTCGACGCCAGAGAAAGATTGTCATGTACCTGCTCGGCCGCGGTATTGTCGCCGACAATCGGACGGTGGAAAAGGTGGTCAAGTGCGGCTGGATCGATGCAGTCGGCCTCGTATGTGCCATCGACCCGCGCGTGGCCGACCGCGTCGCTACACATTCGGTCGAGCGCGGACGCGTTCAGTGCCTAGAGTGTGCTCTCTGTGCCGGAGCCTCGCTCGACCCTGGCCTCATGGTGCGCGCTGCCGCAAAGGGCAATATGGCCGTCATCGACTTGCTGGTGCAGCACGGCATCGCGTGGACCACAGAGGCCATGCAGGAGGCCGCACAAAACGGCCACGTCGAGGCACTGTCACGGGCCAGGTCTGCCGGCATCCCATTCGACGCCGATGCGTGTGCGCTCGCGGCCGGCAACGGGCACGCTGAAACCGTGCGCTACCTGTGCAACCGCCGCTGCCCGGTTGACGGTAGGGCACGCGCACGGGCGGCGGCGTGGGACTACCATGCGATCGAGTGCTACCTAGCCGGCCGCGGCTGCCCATTTGACTTTAAAGACTATCGCCTCCAGTGCATGGTAAAGAGTATAAACAAATCCCTGTCTCGCATGGCAAACAAAATATAAGCAGACGGCTTTGTATTGGGGGCTGCCATTGTGCTGGCCGCCGGCGAGGAGGGTACCGTAGCAGGATGGGTGCACGGCGACGGTGAGTTCTTTATCAGGGGCTAGACCGTTGTGTGGGTGTGGGGGAAAAAAAAGAGGAGGAGGTTTCTCCACACGACAGCCCAACAACTTTTTTTTAATATCTCAGCCTCTTTGGTGGCAAAAAACGGGGTGCGCACAAAACCGCCCCTTCTGCGGCGGTGTCGGCACAGAAAGGGCGCACACTTGCCTTGCATGATCACGAAAAAAAAGGACACGCCTATTGCACTTTGGCCATTCCTTTGCGGGAGGAAAAAAAAAGGGTCGGCAATTGTGTCGCGACAGGCCAAATCACTGGGCGTTGTGCTTGGCGTGTGCGATTTCCTGCCCAGATGAGCAACACCGACACAAACCCGCAGTACGCGTGAGGTTGCTCTTGTCCCTTTTTGTGCGCTCTCTGTTTGGCACGGCATTATTGCCGACCTGGCACCCGTGCGGAGCACCTTTTGCTTAATAAAGAAATGTCGACATAAAATAGAAACAAAATGGTGTGATTGGAGGCGTTGTCTCTCGGCCGGCGCCAATCCCGCAACACAAGGCGCTCGGGGCGCAAGGCAGAGCAAAACCCAAAGGCCTCCATTTTCGTTGCCGCCTTTGTGTCTCTTGCCAGCAGATCCAACAAAAAGGCTCTGGGGCCGCCAGTCGAAAGAGACAGAATTTAGAAAAAAAAACGGTGTGCCACCGATGCAGGCACAAAGCACAGATCCTGCCGACGTCGCACCGACACCCTCTGCTGGATGCACCAAGGTGCACTTGATTGCGGCGGTCGATCAGAACGGCCTCGTGTCGTCTGGCGGCCGTCTGCCGTGGGAGTTCAAAAGCAGCGGGCAGATCAAGAGGATCGCTGATGAGGTGGCCAACCATACGGTCGTCGTCGGCTACAATGCGGCCATCGCCCTGGGCGGCAAACCGCCCGGCCGCCAGATCATCGTGCTCACGTCGGCGCCGCCACAGCAACGGTATTCGCGCACACGTAGGGCCAACGTCGAGCGCCGCGTCCAGGGCCTGTGGAAGGGGTGCGAGGTCGCCCGTTCGGTCGACGAGGTCTTTGCCCGATGCACCGCCGACAGCCTCTATGTCATCGGCGGCCGCAAGACGTTTGAATTGTTTCTCCCCTTTGCCACGACCATCACCTGCCACGTGCTTCAACGGGCACTTTTTGCCGACGCCCCTCCGTCGCCTTCCAACCTCTACTTTCCGCCCATGGTCCGCGAGGCCACGCTCGTCGATGTCAGATCCACCACGGTTGACACACATCTAGCCACCAAGCGAGAAGAATGGCACCTCGACCCTGTGACCTTGCCACCGACACGTGCCGAGGCCGCCACGCGCGTCGAGATTGCCAAGCGGGCATCGGTCCAACCTGTGGCAGCGCCTGTCGTCCACGCGCGCCCCGCCACAATCAGAGCGACAACACGCGCGACCTGGTTCGAGACCACGCCTGTCGGGGCAGCGGTGGCGAAAAAGGTGCCCCCGTTCCAGGCCGCATCGACAGCGCAAGCGACACCCGCCAAATACACTCGTAATGCCTGCGCCACTCTTGCGCGAGCGGTGCAGCCCGTGGCCAACAGCGACGACGAGGCATTGCAAGAGGCGATCCGTGCCAGTCTCGTCGAGTTGGGCATCGTGTCGGAGATGGCCGCCATGCAACAACACTATCAGGTACTTGTCCACCCTCTGCACACATGTGCGTGTATGCGTGCGCTCTTTTTTCTTCCTCTGTCTTTCTGCGTGTTTCTTTCCCGCTGTTGCACGTGGCGGTGCACGCGTGTGGCTACAATCAATCACAACGTCCGACGCTCACGACCTCTTTTCTTCCTCCTGTCGCGTCCCCTGTGCACAGTCGATGGCCAAAGTGTGCATCGGCGGCGACAGTGCCGACGCTCTTGCAGACTGTCGCAGCGCTGTCGACGATGACCTTTGCGACGATTTCCTCTACTATGCCTCTGAGGACGGCGACGCCGGTGCCTCGTCTTGGTCTGGCGATCTATCCGAGAGCGACGACAAAGAGGAGGATGAGGATACGGATTGCGACACCAACGACAATGCAGGTAGCGAGGATGGCGATGACGACGGCGACGATCACACCCAATTCATCCCAAAGAATGGTCCGACCGGTGCCACCAGCAACGATGCCAAATCTGATCGCTGGTTTCGCGCCAACGACCCCAACGACTTGGCAACCAACCCATCGGACAAGGGTGACGACGACCATGACGATGCCGATGACGACGACACGGGCGCCAAAGCCGATCCCGGCCTTGCCAAGGTCAGAGGTGGCGCCGACACACCAAAATCGAGGCTCGGCCAGTGCCCGTTTGCCCATCTACTAGAGCGTGGCGCAAGTGCCGCGGCACTGCTGATACTTGGGCGCCTAGTGCACCTAGACGTCGTGAACGGGGCGTCTGCAGCGTTGGAATCGATCCGAGCGGTCGCCGAGTTGATTCTCAACGGAAGCGCGGCGACGACCGGCTTGCCCATGCCCCTCGTCCTGGCGCGCGCTGTTTTGTCGTGCCTGCTGCGCACGAGGTCGGTGGCCTGGACCCTCACCTATCGGTCAACGGACTGTCACGGTGCCGATCGGCGCGAGGCCGTCGGGCACCCGCACACCACGCACGCCAACAACGTGAGGCTCTACTGGACGACACCGTTGGACCGCCCATGGCCATCGCGCGACATGTGGGCACTTGTCGAATGTGCTGAAATGCATGGGAGGGACGACGTCGTCGCCGAATGCGTCGCGCTATTTCGCTCCATGGACGAGGCCGTGCGTATTTATGCCGCTGCACGGTCAAGACCTTGCGATGGCGACCTGGTGTCACTGTGCCTGTGTCAGTCGATGGGCCTGGGGCCTGCACAAGGCCACGTGTATGCCGCACTTGCAAAGGCAACGTGGGCGCCCCCGGTGCGCGTGGCCCGGGCGGCCGCAAAGTGTCGGTCGGTCCAACTGGCCGCGGCTGCCCTGGACAGTGCAGCGCGACACGTGCGCGCCGGAATCAGTCTGACACGCGACGGCCACTGCGTGCTGCGCCTCTTGGCGCCCGAACCCTACGATCGCTGCGCGCACGCGGCCGCAGCCCTTCACATAGTCTCCACCATCATGTCGGGCCTCTTTCCCGTCGACGCCCTCCCAAAGCCGACGATGGCGCTCTTTGATGGGGTGCGCCTCGTCGACGGCACGCACGCGCTCTTTGACCTCGTCGAGAGCACCGTCTGCAACGAAATACTGCCGGCCATCAACGAGGCGTACGACGACGGCCCGGCCAAGCCACGGGGCGACCCAGCCTACCGCGCCGCCCTCGCCCATGTCTTTGGCGCCTTTTGTTGCACACTAGTATCGTGCGCGGTGCGACCATGCACCAACGACGACCTGTTGGAGAGGACAATGGCAACGCGAGCCACGTGCCTGTTGGCGAGGCTCGTGCGCGACGCCCTGGACAGGCGCCGACGATCGTGCCCATGGTTGGTCGTCTTGTGGCCCGAGATATGCGGGCGCGTCGGTATCAATGTCATTGCCGACGCCGTGTTTGGTCAACCTGCGCACAACACGACATCCGGCATCGACCCAGCGCCCGCGGAATTTGGAGACGGCGACACTGCCCGCTCTAGTGCCAACGGCCAACTCATCGGTGAGTCTACGGCCCCGCCAGCAACATCGACCGCGCAAGAACAAGAGACGACTGAACCGCACCCCTTGCTCGACCCCTTATGTGACGGCGATCCGACAGTGAGTGCCCATATCCTTTCCTACCTCGACGCCAGGGACATGGGCGCGCTTGCTCGGGCTTCGAGGCGCACCTTTTTTCTCGTCGCCCGCATGATCACGCCGCGGGCCGGCGGACGACGCCCCATCGTGCCGGGACTGTGCGACCGCGGTGCCATTTACGTGGCCCAACGGTTGGACGCCTCTGCTCTCACGACGCGGTCTCTCGACCCGCTCTTTGACCTCGACGGCAACGAACGCGACGTCCAGTTCCCCGAGGCCCTTGCCATGCTCGGTCACGCCTGCTGGCGCCTGCCGTCGATACAACACGCCGTAGCCGACCTGGACCGGCTCTTTTCGCAAGCAGAGGTCCACTCGACCTCTGGGCGCTCCCGCAATGCAAAACGGGCCGCCATGCAACTCGTCAGGGATATCGAGAATAGGGAGTGGCGCATTCCCGCGTACCGACGCGTGGCCAAGCAACTCGCCGCCGTCATCGTCGAGGCCGTGTGGATCGAGTCGGGACATGTGGCGAGCGAAGCGCTGACCTTGGCCGCCCGTATGGCCTCGATGGTCGCCAAACCGAGCGCCGGTTTGACACTCGAACGGTTGTGCTTTGCCACCAAGACAGCGACCAAACACACAACGGTCCGCGACACCATCGTCGACGTGTCGAGAGACGGACACGCGAGACAGCACGCACGCGTGCTTTCGGTCGGCAACAGATGGTATCTGGCACGCGCGGTGACTCGTGCGGCCGCAAAGCACGTCGACGTTGGCCTGTTGCATGTGGCATGTGCCATGGCCGTGCACGCACAGGGCGAGTCCACCGAGACCGGGCAAGCCACAGCCGCCATCCTCCTCTTGGAAGCCGTGATCCGAGAAACGGAGCGACGTGCGACGACGATGACGACAACGGCACAGCACACGGCACAAGACACGCAACAGTTTCTCGATGCCGTTGCGTCGTGTCTCAGCGACAATGTGGCCCGTCCCGGCTGCGCGCCGTGCGGACCCGACCTGACGACCAAGGACGACGCGCGACCGACCGACCTGACGTCACTATCTTTACGGTTTTTCGCGCTTTGTGCCCGACACGGTTCCGTCAGCCCGGCCTGTCGCGCGTTGATCTGCAAGTTGGCCGCGTCGGGCCTCTAAAATGAAACACACGCGTCTTTTTGCCTACACTTTTTTTTCTCCCTTTACTGGTCGTTGATTGTGTTGGGCGACAACAAGTTGGCCGGACGACGACGACAAAAAAATCCATTCACATTGCTGCGGTAAATGCGTGTCTAGGATAGAAAATGACCACGACGGTCGTCGCACACAGAAAGTCTCTTGCGTGCTTGCCGGTTGACAGAGGCATGCTCTTTCTTGCAGCCTGGCATTAAAGCGCGCGGCTGGGGGCTGTTTGTAAGGGCCGCGCAAGATCTGACGTTTCGCGCTCGTCCTCGTCGGTCCACAAGCACTCATTTTCGTAGCCCGCGGTCCCCAAATTATCAAAGGAGGCCGGAAGGAAGGTCAACGTATCGCCTCAAAAAATTGCCTACAGCCTGTCGGTTTGATTGCCTAGAAAGTGCCGACAGCAGGCATGCCTTTTGTCGTTATGCGTCTACTTCTGCAAATTTTGAAGCGGACAAAAAACAGCAGGCTGTTGGCAGTTTTGTGACCCTTTGGTGGCTCTTCTTGCGACCTTTTGTTTAGCCCCCATTTGAGAGTTTGGCAAGTGCAATGTCGCCACGCAAAGGCGGTACCGTCGACGCTGCTTTTTCAAACTTTCTTTCTATGGCACCAATTCATCAAATACGATAAAAAAGTTGTCACTGGCACTTGACCTCGGCGTTCGTGGCAAGGCCGTCACTGGTTGTTTGTTGGCAGTGCCGGTAGAGGGCATCTAGGTCTGTCGGGGCGATGGGCGCAGCCGAAAACTGGAGCCCGTGATCAAACTTGCGAATGTCGACGGTGGGCACACCGCGCGGCGGGTCATCTGCCGTGGCCGCGCGTAGGATCGTCTCCCAGTAGGGCATAACAGGAGCGGCGATCTGCGCGAGATCGGTCGACGGACATGCGATCGCCTTCCACGCAGTCACATAGAGGCGCACAGACGACGCCTCTGACCAAAAGGCCTTGAACAACTTGGGCCCTCCGAGAACATACAGGGGCATCGACGCCGACATGGCCAACTTGATCGCATCCTCGACAGACTCGACCGCAGAAACGCCGTCAGGGAGGCGACCCACAGCCTGTTGGTTGTCGGTGACGACGACCACCCGCGCGCCCGGAGGCTTGCCGCCAAAGTGGCTGAGCATTTCCTCGTCAACGACAACGAGGCCGCCGGTGACGAGGCTCGTGACGGCGGCACGCACGTTTGAGGTATCGACCGACGTGGGCACGCGACCATAGTAGGTCATGGCGCCCGACTCGTCGGTGCAGGCGACCAGGCAGACGGCGACAGGTTGGGTCATCTTTTTTCTTTCACGTCAAAAAGCGGTGGGCGATGGTTGTCTTTCTTGGCGTGGTGCTGCAAGAGGTTTGATTGTGTGTGTGTTGCTGCCGCTGGCTGGTCTTTTGTATGGCGTGTCCGAGTTGCAGATCTACCATTCCATTGGTCCTTTTTGCCGTTCCAATCGCGCACACCGATGTGTTGCTGACGCCTGGCAACGGCGGGCCGGCCCACACCATAGAGAAAAGGGAATACCGGTTGACTGGCAGGTGTGCATTCTCTGCGTTGGCATGTTGGCAGAGCGCAACCGCGCTTTCCCCTTGTCAGTGCACATTTCGTGCATGCCAAAAAATCCCACCCTTTTGATTGTCCCACCAAAGGGTCCGCGCAGGTTTGTGAAGGGGTGACGCGGCGGCTGTGGGTGTACATTTTGCACTGTGCGTCGTGTGCGGTGAAAAGCCACGCACGGCCCACAAACAGAAAAGTCGTGACCGCGTGTCTCTGCTCACTAAAAAGAAAAAAACTGTCTGCTCGACACACAAATTGGGGTGACCTGCCGTACAACAAGGAGTTTTTTTAAATTTTTATTGACGATACAGAAAAGGAGGACAGCGAGCAACCCTATGAATGTTGCCGTGGTCGATGGGCGTTGCTGTAGGCTCATGGCTTGAATGCTTCATAGTCGCGCACGGCATAGGCGACGACCGCCACGCCAATGATTGTGGCGGCCGCGGCACCCACAAAGATGAGCCCAACGGAAGCGGCGATGTTGTTGGAGAGCATTGTTGGTGGTGTTTTTTTTGCGGGTGCGAATCGGAAAGAGCAGGCGGCGTGCTTGGTTGAGCGGAGAGTGATAGGTGGTGGCAAACACGGGACACGTCCCTTGGTGTGCGTATCGGTTTGGCTGGTGGCCTATAGAAACAAACCCTCTCTGTTTTCGCCGTTTATGGACACCGACCCCCCTCCCCGTCCAAAAGGACACGCCAATGACAAGAGGCCTGCACCTTGATCATGTGCGCCAATGGGCGCTTCTTTATGGAAACCTTTTTTTGCGAAAGCCGACAATGTTGGGCGGTCGGTCTTGCCTTTTGACTCTGTGTCTTTTTTCACCCAGCGATGGCCTCCTCTGTCTGGGCCAAGCGGTCGCCACCACTCTTGACGACCTTGTGGGCTCGGCTTACAGTGCTCACACGCCACCCGTCGTCGGTCACCGACAAGGAAAAGATCGCGCTCACGTCGATGGCCACAGAGGCCAACCTTTTGGGCGCCGGCGAGCAACTGACGGATCCTGTCGTCATTGCAGTCTTGAAGGCGCACATGCCACTGTGGGAGGCGATGGTCGAGTCGGCGGCAACACTGCCGTGGCTTGCCGACGGCGCCAAAGGACCGTTCCCCTGCGTGGGGTCGGTCGCCGCCGTGCTCCGTGACCATGGCCACATGTTCCCTCATTTCGTCAACGGCCTTTTCCTAGCAACAAAGATTAGCATCTTGGTGCGTGTCATCAACGAAGCCTCAGCCAGGTCGGCGGTATCATGGCCTCTTGTGTCGTCTGTGTGCGCGCTAGGCCCGCGCGACGCAGGTGTTGGCGGGCACAACGACCATGCGTGCCTATTGACCGTGGTGGATATGGGCATTCGATATGCCTTTCTCGCGTTTATGCCCTTTATCGATCCGTCTGGCCGCACCGCCATGGCCGTCTGCTGTACCGCGCCGACAACGGCGGACAGACCCGACATGGTTCACCGTGACGAGTTGGTGAATGCTGTGGTCGCGCGGTCGGCCGCCCATCCAGTTTGCACCGACCCAAAGCGCGCCGGCGCCGCACTCTAGCCCGATCGCTTTCGCGCCTTGTTTGGACTCTTGGGTGACGCCCTGATGCGCAACAGACCATCATCGATGGGCATACACACGACCACCTGCCACCAACTCGCCAGTATCTTGGCCGACTTTAATCGGAATCACGATGGTGCCGTGGGGCCGCACATGGGGCACCTGCTTTTGGCCAAGCGGCGCGTGCCCGTCTATACGATGTGGACGACCTTGGGCGATCTTGTCGAGATGCTCGACGGCCTTTCCGACAAAGAACCCCTCGACGCAAAGACCCTGCCATCTCTGTTCGACGCAGCGGCAAAGGCTGTAGCCCGCACCCTCCCGTAACTTTTTGACAAGGACGATTTTACTACGCTCGACCACAAATCGATGGCGCGCGTCGCTGCACACGTGTTTAACGTGACCAACCCGGCCAACATTGGTGACGACGCGCTGGTCCGCATTGCGTCTGCGCTCGGCGTGTCGGACGATCGCGCACCGTTGGCAAGTAGGCAACATCGGGAGCGCCTATGTCGTGCCATCACGTTGGCTATTGCGCGTGAACATGACCTTGGTCGCGAGCGGATGGCATTGCGCACATGACGTCGGCACGGGCAACAACGTTTATTTATTTGTTTTTTAAACTTTTTCCAGTGTGTCTCCCACGGGCGGCCTCCTTTTTTTTGTCCTTGTCACTCGCGGATGGCAACAAAAACACCTGGTGTTTCTTGTCTTGGTTTTTTGGTGACTCGGGTCGAGAAAAACATGGGCGGCGACGCCGGCGGCCCAAACCCTGTACAGGCGCGCAGGTTTTGCGAGAGACATGATGATATCTTTTCTTTGTTTGAATCACCTTATGCGGTCCAGGGATCAAAGGTCGGCCTGGGGATATTTGGCGACCAAGGAAAAGCGCCAACTATAGTCGTCGCCGACGCTGTCAAACCAGATCGTGCACTCGTCGCGGGTCAGCCGAATCCTCACAGGCGCCCATACGTCTCCCTTGGCCACCGCCCTCGTCGTATCGTCCCATCGCCGGTCGAATGACCGTTCGGGGTCTTGCAAGTCGACGACCTTGCCATCGACCTCTAGAATGCCAGACCCGAAATGGTAGTGCTCTCGGACGTGTCGGATCACAAAGGCGTAGATGCGGTGTAGGGTCGCCGAGTCGTCGGTGCGGCGCGCGTGTATGATGGCCTGGTTGAGCGTGTGCATTCCTGCGCCAAACGGGTCGTCGATGGGGCAGCCGCCGCGGCCGTTCCACGCGCTAGGTTGATAGCGTCGGACGACCAGGTCGTTGGCCATGCACATCAAGAGAGCGCCGATCGCTACGCAAACTAGGATTTTGGTACTGTCCCACATCGTGTGGTTGTAAGGGGCCGGCTGTCGTTGTTGTGCCTTTTCTTTTTGTCTTGTCGAGACTGGGATGGTCGTGCAATGTGCGCAGGGTGTCGATCGTGCTGTGCTGGTCGGCCGACCTTGTTTTTCGTTTTTTTGCCTCTGTCGACATTGATGAGGATCGATTGTCTTTCATTGGCTGGTTCTCGCCAGTAGGAAACCGAGTATGGATATATCCTTTTAAGGAAAGTTTACTACATTCGCAGGCGCTTGCAATGCCTGGATCATGGTTGCGGATCGGTCAACCGACGGCTAAAATCCAACGTTTTTTGAGGGTTGTTTGATTTGGTGTGACTTGCGGTTGGAAAAGGTTGGTGTGGATGAACCAACGGTTAGCCCATCCGCAAGCATTGGCCTTGGTTGCGTGCCGCTTTGGCCGGTCGTCAAATTGTCTGATTTGCACGTCCCGTTCTTGGGTCCGTGAGGGGAGGGGGTCAACGAAAGAAAAAAGCGATATGCCTCATTTTTTTTGATCTTCTTTCCCAAATTTTTTTCGTGATCTTTGGCCCATTCCCATCACGCAAAGGCCGCCGGCTTTGGCGCGCCTGTGCGGTCTCGCGCGCACGCGATCGCCGCTGTCCGCTGTGACTCAATCAGCCGTCGCCAGCATAAAGCAACAGCGCGCAGATGCCCGTGCAATTCCTTTGCGTGCGCGTGTCAGCGTAGAGCACCAACAAGACGAAAAGTTTGATGCGATTTGTCCAGATCATTGGAAAAACGTTTTTTTGTCGAAAAACGGTCGGGTGACTTTTTTTTATGGTTACAAGTTGCGCTGTGAGCGGCCATGGGATTGATGTCGCGTGCGATCCAGCGCCCTTGCCGAGAACACCCCGTCGACGACTGGGCCAATGACGTGAAAAGCACATTGTACCATCAAACCGAGAGACGCGCCGGCGAGGACGATGACGGCAGACGTGATAAATGTGCGTTGAAACAGTGGCACGGCCAAGTGGTTTACGACAACACACCATCTGTATCCAGTCGGTCGAGCAGAGATCATGGCGGCATCGATAAAGACGGCCGTCGCGACAGCGGCACACAGATAGGCAGCGGCGACGACGTAGCACTGGACGAGGCGATTCGAAAAGCGTAGTGAGCACAGGCCCTGGCACAAAAAGTACCCGACAAACATGCCCGGCACAAGGATTTCCCAGCGCAAGACCAAATCCACATAGCACACATCGACGAGTTCTCTCGCGCTGGTGGGTGTCATGCCGAGGTCGGTATAGATGGATCTAGTCGGTCGACCGTTCTCGCCCCTCTGCCGCCGTTGGGTTTTATTATGTATGTGTTGTCTACAAAAAGAGCACACTGGCCGGCTGATCTGGCAACGGCATGTGTGCCTTTTTGCGATTGGATATGCTTTTGTCCCTTTTTCCTTTGCTGAAAACGGCAAGGCAGAGAAGGAAGGACTCGACATTTTTTCAGCGCAGGTTGGCAAATGGTCGATTCCGTTTTGAGAGACACATTTTTGATGGCAGAAAAAAAACGCCTGCGCTGCATCGCCATTTCGCTGCGATGCTTGGCCGGTGTGCCGAAAGACGGCGACAGCCCCCCCCCCCAAGGTCGCTTGACGACAACATTTTATTTGGTATTTCTTGGGCCGGTCGACAAGCAAGTATTTGAAATCTGTTTCACCCAACCCCAAAAATACGCACATACACACAAAATGCACGTGGCTGGGTTGCACGGCGCCGCGGAGCATCCACGAATGCCCTGCGGCAGACAAATGAGCGATTTTGGTTCGACTCGTGCGACCGTGAACAAAAACTGTTTCGGTCAAATATCGGGCCGAGCGTTTTTGAAAACGGTAAATGACGACGATCGACAGCGTGCGATGGGGTCGATAAACTTTCAATTGGCACTTTATTCAACACTCCTGAGAGCAGTCTTCTCGCCGATCCGGGCGATAACGGTGACGGCCAAGGCGCCCACAAAGCAGTGTACCACCGTGCTGGCGACGATGCCGGCAGCGACATATAGTATCGAAGGGCCGACGGTGCGGAGAAGCAGTGGCGTAATGAGGTACTGCACGATGCCGTTAAAGATATACGTCGGTCGGTAGCAGACAACAACCATGGCGCAGACAGCAGCGGCGTTGGCGGCCCCGGCCAAGAGCGCGGCGACGACATAGTAAACGCCGCACCAGGTCGAGAGACCTTGCACACGCACGCGCGAATGCAGGACGATCCCGAGGAGCACCGCCGCGGGCAGCGCCGTGGTGAATACGTGGGGTGCGAGGTTGGCGCAGATGGGATCTACGATGTAGGAATGCATGCCGGGAACCGTGTGTTGGTGGGGTGGAGCGCAGTATCGCTGTTGCCAGTGGCGATTGTGAGTTTGTGTGCACGCAGGCCGCCATTTTAGTAATGCACTTGTCCACAAAACAGGTGAACACAGCCAATTGCATGGTATTATCCCAATTAGGCGATTAAAGTTGATGCCTTTTTTTCCAACACCCCTCGACAACCGACGCGGCGACCAGTAAAGGAGGCACAACGGCAGGCCATCTGCAGCCTGCCAGGGAAGGCGCCAAAGGCGGCCGCGCATGGTGTCGTCTTGCCGTCAAACAGAGTTGCAGGCGCATCTCAGTGCCGCTCACGTCGTGTTGTACTGCACGTAAGGGCGGGCAACGGCCAACCGAGCGGCTAAACATCGAGGATTCATCCCCATCACAGTAGGGATGGCGACAGCGGAATTGGCGTGTTTTAGCCTTTCGGCTAGCCGTTGCCCACCATTAATTGCATAACAAAATGCACGGCGCAAAAAACAGTGAGCACGTCCCGGTCTGCTCTCGTCGTCTCGGAAAAGAATCCTTGGGTGGAATAGATGCCCTGTGGAGGCAAAAGGAAATGCTATAGTGTCACGATCATGGCCTTCACCGCAATGAGCAAATACAAAAGAACAAGAGCGCATTGCCACCCAAGAGGCTATGTCGACCAGCATCCAGTACATTTTTGTTTCAAGATATTGTTTGTTTGCTGACGTCATTGACATTGGCGATAGGGCGAGGGGCGAGAACAAAGTGCCACTCGGTAGTGCTCCCGTAGCGGTGCCCTCCAGTCGCAAACTCGATAGCGAGAAGCGCAGGCTGGTGATCGCGCTCGATCGGTCGGATGCTGACGACGATCTTGTACGGGTTGCGTGTTTCAAGCGCATCAATGACTTGGCTCCACTGCTCGACCATCAGTCCGTGAGAATTGTCGAGGTAGTGCGTCTCCCCGTGGTGACCTACAAAGAGGTGAAGGGATCCCGCCTCGACGGTGTAGTCGCGGGCCATGCGCTCCGACGCAAACCGGTAGAGCCGGGCAAGTGCGATGTAGTCGCTGTCCCACCACGCACATGTGAAACTCGCCTGGAGGCGATCGAGGTCGGCTCCGAGCGGGTCGTCAAACGGACAATCGCTGTGTCCGTCCCAAGCCATCTGTCGCATGTTGTCGGTCGGCCACGCGGCATCGCACAACACGCACGAGAACAAGAGGATCACGATGGTCGCCCACACGCTGTGCATTGTTTTTTGTGTTCTGTCGGTCTCGTCGCTCCTGCTGCCTTTCAATTCGGGGGGGGGGGCTCGGTCGGCTTGTCGTGACGCGCAAACGGTGTATTGCTATTGTTGGACGTATGGGCTGGAGCGCCCCGCTGTGGGGCAATATGAATAACAGACCCACCAATAGATGCCTTTGTCGACATTTTTAATTTTTTGCGCGCCAATAAGGCGACGCTACCGACAGGGCTTTGAGCATCGTTTTTCTTTGGTTTTGCCTTTTGTGAAAAGAGAAGGCAAGGACCGGCCTTTTTGCCTTGTGTAGCGCTGTTGGACGTTGCCACCGTGTATTGAGCCGCCCTTTTGCTGATTGCGCGGCCTTTCCAGCCATTGCGCTGGTCGCCGCTGGGCGCGCAAGTGCGGCAACGCACAATGTTGGTTTTTTAGTGCAGGCTACTGCACCCAAGAGAGTGCCGCGGACCGCGTATGGCCAAGGCGCCCGTTGCCATACATCCACAATGCAAAGGCTTTTGTCAGGGGAAACAGCGTTGGCCTCTCGGCACAAAAACAAGAAGATAAAACATTTCTCTTGGTTTATGGGGTTTGATTTATTCGAAAAATTATAGGTTGCGCCGCAAGCGACCATCGGGCTGGTAGCGCAAATCACTCGGCATGCTCGGGCGCAGTCCTCTTGGCGACCATGGCGACCATGGCTCCGATCACGTCAAACACGCGCTGGCCGATCCAACCGATGAGCGCACCGACGAGGACCTTGACCAAAGACGAGATGGAGATGCGCAGAAAGAGCGCGACGCCCAGATAGCGCACAGCCTGATGCAACTCGTATCCCTCTGGCCGGGTCAAGATGACGATGATAACGAGGCAGGCGGCCGTCGCGATGGCAGCGCACAGATAGGAGACGACGGCGGTGAGACACGCACCGGTCCACGTCGAGAAGCGGCGCGAGCGTAAATTCCAGTGCAGGGCAAGCCCGACAAGCGCACCCGCCAACGCTATAAGCGCCTCGTGGGATGAGATCAGAGCCCTCAAGTGGATGTCGAGCACGAGTTGTTCCATGGCGCTCTCCACCGTCATCATTGTGGTCGTCGTCGTCGTCGTCAAAGTATGGATAGGGCGTCGTCCGTTTAGATGGCTCTTGGCGGCTGTTGTTTTCGTCGTGCCGCTGTCACCGTTTTTTTATTGTGTATCGACTACTGTCTACATAAATAAATCACTCGCTGGTCATAATGTGGTGCAAGGTACCTTTTTGTGATTGGTTCTGTTTTATTTTCCTTTTGGAGGGTGCCAGCGGGGTGGATGCGACCTCTTTGCAAAGAGATCGCACAGTGACTCTCTTGTTCAGGACGAGGGTTTCACCCGACAGAAAAAAGAAACAGCCCCATTTATCAGACAACATCAGCAAACTTTCTTTCGTGTCGGACATACGATTTTTTGCTTATTTCGTATCACGTGGCATCCACCAATTGCCTTTTAGGGTGAGGGCCCGCGGGACGACCAGAGTGTCCCGGTTCGTAGCGCCCTCTCGTCCGCCGACGTCGCTCGACAAGAGGATGTTTACTCGCGTTCTTTTTTCCAGGTGCCTGGAATCTGGCGCCAGAAATGAGGGACTTGAGAGGGGCGGGGGAGGGGCGGTGAAAGGAAAGACCTAAGCACTGCACAAATCTGGCGCCAGTTTTGACGATCGAAAGGATGTGCAGGAAAAGGCTCGCCCTCTTTGGAGGGACGAGATGAAGCCAGTGCATTGGCACATAGAGGCGCTCACACGAAAACACAACGGGCCGGGTCAACCTCTGCCCTTGGGCGCGTCGCGTGCCTTCCACCTTGCCTGCCCCAACAGACCACGCGCAACACCCACTCTTTTGCCTGCCCGCTTTTTTCGCCTGCGCATTTTTTCCATTGGATAGGAGTTTGTGGCGCGGGGCCGGTCGCCTCTTTCTTTTTTTTTTATATACACACAACGGAAACCAGGCGCAAGGACAAACATGGACGACCAAGTGGAGGTCCTCAAGACACGCTGTTGGGCCGACGTCATGGATGTCCTTTGCGTCGGCTGCCGACACGGTGTCAAGCGCAAGTGGGCCGACATCATGCAAACGGCAGACGACCGTCGCGACCGACAAGGCATGGACGACGCGACGTACGAGTTTACGGTCGTCGTAACCAGAAAGCCACGACTCACCATCAAGGCGCTCCCGCCCGAGATCATCGATCTGATCTTTGCGCACGTGAGCACGGCGTACGGACCGGCGGTCGACAGCGTCTGCCGCGGTTGGCACCGGTTGTGGGGCGGACGCCACCATTTTGTCAACGCCAAGCCGGAAATCGAGTGGGCTCTGCGCGGTCACCATCGTCTGCTCAAGTGGGCTCGCTCGCGCGGCTGGATACATCAGGGCGACGGCATCGCGACAGCGGCGGCCAAAAACGGTCATCTGGAAATCGTCAGGTGGTGCCTCAAGCACAAACTGGTCGTGGACGCTCGCACACGTGCGGCGCTCGCCCGTGGCGGCCACCTCAATATGCTCCAGTGGCTACACGCGCAGAAATGTCCGTTGGACGACAAGGTGTGCGTCGCCGCTGCCAAAGGCGGCCACTTCGCGGTACTCCAGTGGGCGCGCATCGGGGTGCCCGTGGTCCAAGACGCGCGTGAGCGCCGCCGCCGCCAAGCACGGACATCGACGTGTCCTCAAATGGCTCTTGTCAGAACACGGGTCGGCCTCTTCGGGTGGAGCCATATGGGACTACTCGACGTGTGCCGCAGCGGCTGGAGCAGGCCGCATCGAGTTGCTGCAGTGGCTTCGGGCCAAGGGTTGCCCGTGGGACTCTTGCACCATCTCCGAGGCGGCTCGATATGGTCACGCCGACGTGGTCAAGTGGGCTCGGACAAACGGGTGCGAGTGGAGCGAGACTTCGTGTGCACAAGCGGCCTACAGCGGCGATATCAACCTGTTGCGCTGGATGAGGGACAATGGATGCCTGTGGGACAATCGTACACCGTACTATGCGGCCTCGGCCGCGCACACCCATATCCTTGACTGGCTGCGCGGCCAGGACTGTCCTCTAGACTATGGACTTGTTGCCGAGGCTGCCGGCGAATCGGGCAGGACGGCGGCGCTCGACTGGTTGCAGGCCGTCGGCTACACGTGGGAGGACGCCGACGACGTGTGCGCGACCGCCGCGTCCGAGGGCCAAATCGCCGTGCTCGACTGGTTCCACGAAAGGCGCCTCCCACGTGAACAAATGTCGGGTGCCATGCGGGCAGCCGCCGTGGAAGGCCATATCGATGTCATCAGGTGGATGCGCGCAAGAGGCTATGAGTGGGACGTGCGTGCGTGCACCAACGCGGCGTGGCATGGGCGCCTTGGGACTCTGCGCTGGTTACGCCACCAAGGCTGTCCGTGGGATGCGACAGTGTGCAAAAAGGCACTGCGCGGATGCAATTTGCACATCCTCATGTGGGCGGTCAAGCATGGCTGTCCGTGGGACCCAAAGGCGTGTCTGGCCAAGACGTGGAGATATGGCGAGCGCGGCAAAGTGATCAATGCCTGGATCAAAAGACAAGTGTAGGGATTACGGCCTTGGCCTCAATATACTCCTTTTCGCAATACAGCATATTGTCGCGATATCTGGCTGCGATTTCTTTGCGCGCGGGTGTTCTTTTGACGCCCTACCGTGTGTGCTTTTGTGTGCGCGGACCGAGGCTCTGACGGGCCCATGGGCAGCGCTGCGACAGCACCGCGCGTCTTTTTTTTTCCAAAAAAAAACCCTGTCAACATTTTTTCTTCTGGAAAAAAAGGAGAAGATGGCGTCGTCGCGCGTGGTGGATGCAAGATACACGGGCCCACGCGCAGAGTGCCCAAAAGGCAAAAAACACATCCGCGCCTCATGTGGGCGCCAAGGTGTCGCTTGTATGCTGTGGGTTTGTGTTGTGCAGCCGCCCACTTGCCGTTGAGCGGCCGGGCACGCAGGACCTTGATGAGGCCGTGGCGAATTGCACTTTTTTTCCTTGTGCAGACGCCGAGGGACGGCCCCCAACCCGAAATGCTCGCCGCCCATTGCAGGACCATACGGAGCGGACGGCCGTAAAAAACCAAAAACCTTGCTGCGGTCGGTCGATCTGGCGGATGCAGCGTGTTTTTACCTACTGGGCAAAATAGTGTTGGTGGTTTGAGAGGGCCATGCGCCGCATGCCCGACGTACGCCAAAAAGGCACCGCACCATCAAAACAGACCGAGTCAATCTGCACACAACCACAACGCAGAGGCGGGCACGACACACACCACGCCGAGCAGATTGTTTCGGCTACCGACTCGATCGGCATTCCTGTCCTTTTGGGCGATTTGGCCTGTCGGACGTGTCTTTCCGTCCGTTTTTTTTGCAAATTAAGACTGTGCGATTTGTGCAGCCACAACATTGGCCAATCGCCGACAACCGTGTATCAGTAGGCCAATGGTCGGCAGTGGATGGCAGGTGTGCGCTTGGTCGCGTCACACCATAAATGTGCGGGCGTCGGCAACCTTTGGTTTGCTTGTATGGGCAACACAAACAGATACCTAAATCCCCTCTTTTCGACCAACACACACTCACAGACAATGGGCGGAGCCGGCGACAGCAACCCGACGACCACATCGATCGACTTTCCCTTCCTCAAAGGGTGTACGGCCCTCGTCGACGCCATCATCGGCCGTGAAGCCGATATGGTCGACACTCTGCTCGTCTCGGGTGCCGACGTCAACCTAGCCAACAGGCAGGGCCTCGCCCCTCTACACGTGGCCGCCCTCGTCAACGATGGTGACCTCGTCAGACGCCTCGTCGCCGCGGGCGCTATAGTCGACCAGGTGGACCGTCTGGGCAACACGCCCGTGCATCTGGCCTTTGCCATGGCTCGCCTCAACGCCGCGGCGGCGCTCTCACAACTCGGGGCGAGCAGCACGATCGCCAACGCGAGCGGTGTGACTGCGCAAGACATCGCCAACGACCCGTCTATCGGCGACAGCAACTTTGCCGATCAGTACAGGGCGATCGTCAAAGAGGCAGAGGCCGACATTTACTTGGGCGTCGGAAGGACGATCCTGTTTGACACGGTTTTTAGCGCCACCGACACGACCTTTGTGCAACTGTTGCTCAACGCGGGCGCCGACCCCAACTTGTCAACACAAATTGGCGTCACGCCGCTTCACGTGACGGCCTTTCGCGATCGCGAGGACATGGCCCGGCTCTTGGTCAAGCACGGCGCACAACCGAGCGCCGTCGACGCGCGCGGCAACACGCCGCTCCACGTCGCCTGCGCGCTGGGCAACATGGCGCTCGCGGCGGCGCTCGTCCAACTCGGCGCCGACGTGACCGTGAGGGACGCCCGCGGCAAGACCCCGTTTCAACTCGTGCTGGCGTCAGACGGCGCCCTTCTTCGCGCCGACTATGCCAACGCCGACTAGCGACCGTGCCTTGTTTGCTCTTTTTTTTTCTTTCTATCTTTTCTCTTTTTGTTCTCGGCTTTTGTGTGGCAGTAAAGAAAGAAAAAAAGAAGCACCAACAACACTCATCCCAGCCACACTTTCTGTGCCCCCTGCATGGACATGCCTTCTTTGTGCGCTCACGGTTGTTTTTGTTTGTCTTTTTGAGACCGCGCATGAAAACATCTTGTTTTTGCGAGAGGAGATACGTCCGGTTGGGTTGGGTTGGCGGGCGGTCGGGCGCAAAAAGTGCCAAGCCATTACTCTCTGTCGCCTTGGCGATCACTTGCCGCTGGCAAAGTGGCCCCCCTCTTTGAACAGCAAAATCAGGGCTACCTTTTGGCGCCGATCGAGTGCGTCCGACCAGTCGCACTGCCGCGGCACCTCCAGTTGCTCGACGGCCCACCGAGGTACGGGGACGGAAAAGTCGCGCAGGTTGCTGTAGGGCGGCGCAAAGTGCTCATAGTCCTCCTCCTTCCAGGCGTTGTAGTCGGGCTCGCCAGTTTCTGAGTCGTAGTCGGCGGCATAGGGACACTCGTTGGCGTGCACAGCGTATGTGCGCGGCCAGCGCGTGCGGTCATTGTCGGCGGCAGCGATGGTGTAGAGACGTGACTCGATGCCGCCGGGATACCAGTGCCACCTACCCCAGTAACACTTGTTCATGCGCACATTCGAGTCGAGCACGTGGACATGGTCTGGATCGTCGGCAAACTGCCACCGATAGTCGTATGCGTTCACGGGACGCTGGTGGTAGTCGCGCTCGATCAGCCGACGGCGCCGCTCTTGGATGACGCCTACGCCGAGGCTCGCGAGCGTGCCGGGGTGCGGCGTGAGGGTCTCATCGCAACACGGCGTAAAGTGCCGCCACACAAACCGTGCGCCGTGGCGTCGATGCCGCCGGGCCAAAAACTTGTCAAGTGTTTCCATCTTGCAAGGACAAAAAATAGAGCAAAAAGGCGACACCGACGACGACAACAGCAAGCATACGACTAAAAAGGTGACAAAAAACACTGAAATGGCCAGCAACAGCCGCCCTCGACGGATACCGCGCGCCGTGGCTCGTTCCTGCGGCTTTTCTCCGAGCGGACCGGCCGAAAGACAATGTTTTTTTTTAAAAAGAGACAAAAGGCACACCGAAAGGAAGGCGGAACAGGCCGTCCACCCAACGGCAATGTCAAATAATGAGACGCCCGTCCCTGCAAATAAAAAAAAAGGACGAGAGCATGATCAGAGACCTTGTTTCCTCAGTGGTTGTTGCGTTGCCCAGCAAGGTTCTCGGTTTCGCCCAATTGCGGCAAGGAACACAGACGGTGGTGCTACGTCGTGCAACAAAAGCGACCTGGAGCAACTCCTTCTTTGGCAGGCACATATCGTCCCACCGACAGGCATCGCGCCCCTTTTCCCTTGGTAGACCACCAGATAAAAACCTCACAGCCATCCCACTGTGCTTGGATTTCGTTGTGGGGTTATCCGGTGGCCTGTGTGACCGGGGATCATGGACGCATTGCCCGACGAACTCTTGTGCGCACTGTTTGTGCACTTGCCATGCCCGGTCTTGCGGTCTACGGTGCCTTTGGTTTGCCGCCGGTGGCACAATGTGTCCGGAGATGCGGTGGCCTTGGGCAAGCGCACCGCATGTATCGACACGGCCCAAACCATGAAGCGGCCGAGCCGATGGTGCGACGCCGCCGCCGCGGCAGGCCATCTCAATTGTCTGGCCTATGCGCGCTATAAACTCGGCCTGCCATGGGGCGCCAAGACATGCCAAGCAGCCGCCCGAGAGGGCCGTGTAGATTGTCTCATGCTTGCGCATCGCAACGGATGCCCGTGGAACAGTGACACGACACGTGTGGCCGCCGCCAACGGCCACCTGGACTGTTTTCTCTATGCGCGTAAAGAAGGTTGCGAGACGCCCCGAGTGTGCGCTTTGGCGGCCGTGCGCAACGGGCACGCAGCCATATTCGACGCAATCATCACATCTGCCGATGGCAACCACGCCTTGGACGCCCAGATGTGTGAGAGAGCGGCCATCGGCGGTCACCTCCGACTCGTGCAACGTATCTGCGTATCGGGAGCGGTCCCCGGCGCACACGCCCTGCACTATGCCGTGCGTGCCGGCAACACTTCCATCGTCCGATACTTTGTCGAGGAGCACGGCATGTACGCCCGCTGGACGCTGGACAGCGCCATCCAGTCGGGCAGCCTGGAGACGGTGCGCTTTTTGTGCGAGTCATTCGGCCTTGGATCAGTGGGCAACATCTACGCGGCGGCGTGCGAACGCCGGCGGAAAATTGTCGTCTATCTGTTGGGACGCGTCACAGCCGTTGCCGGTTTTACCGGCGTCGATCACTGGACGACAGAAAAGATTATCCGACACGGCTGGGTCGATGCAGTGCGTCTTCTTTGCGCGCCAGGTGCGCATATGGCCGACTTTGTCGCTGCCGCGTCGGTCGACTCGGACCGCATTCGCTGCCTCGAATGTGCGTTGGACTGTGGAGCCGCCCTCGATCCCGACCTCGTGGTGCGCGCCGCCCGTCGAGGCCGCGTTGCGATGATCGACTTGCTCGTACGCCGCGGCCTCGCATGGTCGGCAGATGCTATGCACGCCGCCGCACAAAACGGCCACGTCGAGGCACTGTCACGCGCCAAGTTGGCCGGGGTCGCATTCGACGCCGATGCGTGCGCGCTTGCTGCCAAACATGGACACGAGGAAACCGTGCGCTACCTGTGCAACCAAAAGTGCCGGGTCGACGGCAGGGCCCGCGCGTTAGCCGAGGCCTATTGGCATCACGCGATCGAGCGCTATCTGGCCGATCGCGGCTATCCTTGGGACGAAGACGAGTACCGTCGGCTCGTTGTCCTTTTGCGCGGTTCGAGGACTTTTGTCATCAACGACGCGCCCGCATTGTTTTGAATGTATTGGCTCGCGTGCCGACAAATAAATACTGCAAAAAATGTGCGCCGGGAGGCCGGTTTGGCGCGTTGGCAGTGCCAAGATGAGAGTTGCGGACGAGACTGCTGGAGAAAATTTGAGGCGGGCGTGTGCCAGCCAATTCGGCCCGATGGCCGACGTCGGTAGACGGGCCGTGCTTCCATTTCCCTCGTCCAACTCGATCCCAGATCGCACTTGCAACTGTCTCATTTTGTAGAAGAAGAAAAAACGTGCGGTCCCTTGCGGCGGTATTGGTAGTGGTGCCAGCCGCGCCGGGCAAGTGCAGCCCCAGGGTGATGGCCACAGGGATGCCCTTTTTTCTTTCCCATGCATATGAAATGACATGTAAATCGTGTATTTTTTCTCGCACATTCCAACCAACAAAAACATTCATCGATTCAATTTTTTTGCCATTGTGATTGGATGAAACTAGAAATGCGCTGTTTGCACGGCATTGGCCATGCACGACCATTGACCGGTATCGTCCCGCTGGCCCCACGGCCTTTGGCATGTAAGGATTGTGGGGGGGGGGGGGGGGTGGATGTGCTTTGCCTCGCCACGTTGCCGCATTTTTTTTGTGCACGGCCCAAAGAGTCGAAAGAATTTGCATGGACACCCTGCCTCCCGAGATCGGGTGTGCCATCCTGGCCAGTCTCGAACCCACGTGGCTCATGTCGGCCTCGATGGCGTCGCGTCGCCTTGCCGCCTGGGCATCGTTGGTGCACCACAACACGCCGCCACGTGTGCCCAACGACTACCTGGACGTGGCCGCGAGATGCGGCAATTGGAATGTCATGCGCTGGCTGCACGACGATCTACGACACCCATGGACGGCGCGCGTGTTGGTGACGGCCGCACTCAATGACCAACGTGCCATATTTCTCCGACTCTTGGCCGACGGCACGTGCCCAGTTGATGAGCGCGTTGCCGCCGCCGCGCTGGTTGGCGGCGGGCCGGCACTTCTCGAAGAGGCACTCGCCCGCGGGTGCCCGCGCAGCCCTCTGCTCACGACCGTGGCCATTCTTTTGGACAAAAGGCGTGTTGCCGAACCACTCTTGCGCCGAGGGTACTGCGACTGGCTCACGAACCTCTGCGCGGTCGCCATCGAGCGCACGATGATCGGTGAGATGACGCTCAATGTCTTTGATCACGAGCGTGTGACTAAATGGCTGGCATCCCCATGGCGTCATGCACCATACGAATACTGGCGGGCCATACGTAAGATAGATCTTTGGGCGCACTACCCCAATGTGCTTGCGTGGCATGTGGCCCGAGGGTCCATCCTTTTGCTGCCACGCACGTCGCCCCTTGTTCCCAACGGCGCCGTACCCAATAATCCATATGTTCATTGGATGCTCAACCAGGACGACCCGTCGTCATCATGGCACGACGAAGACGGACCATGGGTGCGCTATTTCACGCTATCGGCCTCGCTCACCGAGCGTCGGCGCACCATACAACAGCCGAGGCCAAAACCCAAACAGTCGAACCGTAGCCGACAACGGCCCCGACACTCTACGAGACTCAGACCACGCCCTCACTGTTGTTGAACCGTCGCACTCGTTGTTTTTTTAAACAGCCTTTTTTTTCCATATCCTTTAGAAAACCGCAAATAATTCCTAATCAAAGGAATCAAACAACTGGCTGAAAATCTTTCCGTAAGATCGCTCATTGGTCGTCGGACAATTATGCAACCCGGAGTGTTTAACGGTCCCCAAAGGGATATACTAGAAAAAACAGATCACAAGGTCTGCGGCGCCCAAAGCCTTTGGGGTGGGAAAAAGAAAAAGAAAAAGTCGTCTCGGGTCTTTTGTCTTTTTTTTTTCCAGAGAGTTGCTGTCGTCTACTTTTTTGGGCGTCATGGGCGCTGCGCCAAAATCCGTGGGGGTGGTTTTTGTGGCGCCTGTGCAGGTCGTGCCTGCGAAAAAGTAGGGCCGCCACGTTGGAGATTTTACACGCAGCCAATGGCCAATACAGGCATTAAACCAAAAGGGAAAAGAATCCAAGCACGCCATTGAAAAATGTATGTCGGGCTGTACGGCGCAAAAGCGCCAGGGCGTTGACGCACAAAAAACACGCAAAACAAAACTTTGCATGGACACCTTGCCGGCCGAGATCGGCTGCATGATTCTGGGCTACCTTGAACCAACATGGGTGGCCTCGGCCTCGATGGCATCGCGTGGCCTCTGCCAGTGGAGCGCACTTGTGTGCCGCGGCGAGGCGCCGCGCATGCCTCACAACGCCATGGAGGTGGCGGCTGCCGACGGCGCGTGGGATTTTATGCAATGGCTTCGTCACCATCTCTACTGGCCGTGGACGCCAGTCACGCTGGCGACGGCCGCCCTGCACAATCAACGTCTCGTCTTTGAGCGCCTTCTCAAGGGGCGCACATGTTCAGTGGACGCGCGCGCTGCCGCCGCGGCATTAGTCGGCGGCGGCCCCGCCCTGTTGCACACGGCGCTCCAGTATGGGTGTCCCAAGAGCGGACTGCTCACTACTGTGGCTTGCCTCGTGGGACGCGATCGCCTTGCATTGCGACTCTTGCGTACGACCGTGCCCGACGACCTGATGAATCTCTGCGGTCTGGCTACCCGCAACTGGCAAATTGAGTTGTTCATGACGCCTGAGGACTGGCGCCGCGCATACAAGTGGCTGTCGGACCCCGACCGCGCGCCTTTTGATCTGCGCGTGGCCGCGCGCCAGATCGCCGAGCACCGCGGCACCTTTAGGGCGCTGGCGAGAAAGTTGGCGCTCGGCGAGATTGCCAGACGCCCTCCGCCGTCGCCAAGCCGTCCTTCGCCCGCAACAGACCCTTCTGACTGGCTGCACTATTGCGTCGATGAGGTTCTGTGGAAGAACAATTGCCTCTTTTCCGACCGCCGCCAATGGCACGAAGAGGGCCCGCCATGTCGGCTCAATACCGTGCCCACCAGCACATCCCATCGACCAGAGCCCAAAAAGGCTGCTCTCGCCGAAAAGCGACGACCGCATGCCATTCCACACATGCAACCGCGCAAGCGTGGACGCCGCCCGTGGCGCTAGATTGCCGCACCCTTTTTTTTTTCCTTTCTTTACAACAAACCGCATACGAGTCGGCTCGTGCGCAGCGGCGGCCTCTGTCGATTGCCATAAATGATGCGCCTTTGTTGTAGTTGTGCAATTTTTTGTCTTTTTTTTTTTGGGTGGCCGGCAAGGGTGTTGGGCGCCCCTCTAGTAGAGTGTCGATCTCGTGTCTGTGCACTTGACTGCCCCGTGTGTACGTGTTCAAGTCAAGAGGGGAAAAAGGAAAGAAACAGCCTAATCCGGGCAGCACGGCGCCATTTAAAAACCGCCAGTGATTTCCTGCTCCATGGAATTAAGGCGGCGTATTGGGAATGACGAGTTAACACGTAAGAGTCTACATAAAACATTTTAGAGCCAGTAAGATTACGTTTATGATTCCAAAAGATTCATACCATTGGTTGTGACGTGTTAACTCACCATTCCCAATACGCCGCCTTAAACAAACTGCCGAAAAATATCTCTGTCCGTCGCTCGTTGGTCATCGAGCGACTATGCAATTCAGCGTGTCGGTTTGCAGTCCACGCGCTCTCAAAGTGACAAGAGCGCGCTCTGCAACTTTCACTTTTTTCGTTGGCGGCCACCCCAAATGTCTGTGCGCCGTGCATTTGCCTGCTTGGGCGGTCTGTTGCAACTGTCGACAAAGGCAGGCTGCGGCGATTTTTTCCTGTTGACAAGAAGCATGTGTTTCTGCGTGGGAAAAGACGTGTTCGCCACGCAAAGTTGACCAATTATGACTTTTTTCGCCTCCTTTGGCAGTGCGGCGGTTGTGGATCGAAAGACAGCCACGTAGGTAGAAAGTAAATCTTTGTTTCGCGGCTTGCTCTCCACTCGCTGCGATCGTGCAACGATGTTTTGTTTCTTTTTTTTATAGACAAAAAGAAATCACCAAAGAGACAAAAAGGAAAGGTATCAAAAGTTGATGAGCGGCCTCTTGAGATCGCCGACGATCGTGTACTCGTCGAGGAACTCACCCACGGCACGCAGCGCATCGAGCGGCAGCGCGAGGACGCACATGGCCGTCGAGCGGCGACGGCCTGTTCTTTTGTAGCGCCAGTGTGTCAACCACGAACAGCGGCGGCCGTCGATCCAATAGGCTCTGTGCCGATGACCCGCCGGCGTAGTCGACCACCCTGGTCCATGTAGCGTGCCGTTGACCCATGTGCCAGTAACGCGAGTGCCGTCGGCGAGCGTCTCGGTGCCGTCCCCGTGCGGGCAGTCGTTGCGCCAGGCGCCCTTGTAGGAGCGTCCATCGGGCCACACGTGTGTGCCGTCCGCGCCCTCGCGTCGCCCCTTGTACCAAGGACCTTTGTACCATCCGCGCGGTCGCCCTGGATCCACGATGCCACCGATACGCATTCGTTGAACGCGCGGCATATCGCCGTCGCCGTGAGGGTCGTTCATGACGCCGCGGCCGTGGGGGTAGCCGGCGTGCCACTGACCGCGGTAACTGCTGCCGCTGGCCAGGGTCAATGAACCGCTGCCGTCAAACTCGCCGGCGCTGATCTTGCCCGTGTAGACGTGGCCGGCTGCGGCAAAGACCACTGTGGCCCTGCCGCCGTATGTCCACTTGCCGCTGCAGCGCATGATGCACGACCGCGCGCCGGCATCGCGTCTCGGTGTCTTGCTTGTGACCTCCCACACACCGCAACCATTGGTCTGGCGATGGTGCACCGATCCGGTCCAGCGCGCGACGATATGACCGGAGCGCCACTCGTCGGGCGAGATCAAACACACACCGCCGACCTCGAAACGGCATAGTCGTTGTACGTTGTACGTGTTGAGGCGCGTGGTCGACGCGAGGCCCTCGACGATGACGCCCCTGTCCCACTTGCCGATGAACCATTCGGCCTCGCCTCTATTTTGGGCCGCGTCGACGAGGGCAAAGCCGTGACCGTGCGGTTGCCCCTTGGTGTTTGTGGCGCCGCAATAGCGCATCGCAGGCCCATCGCTGTCCGTCGACGCGACAAAGCCATATCGTGTGTCGCCGTTGTTGTGTGCCAAGGTGGCATAGACCAGACACAGGGGCAGCGCGTATTTGGACTGCTGCGCGTCGAGCGCGCCCAGTACGTCGTCAGAGACGATACCGCGGCAAAGGATGCGCATGGGGCCGTCGTTGCCCAGTAGAAAGCGCCATGCGGTCGACGTCGCACGCATGGCCACGAGGCTCGCGGGCGACGCTGCCAGGTGGCCGAACAGCGCGACGACGATCTCGGCAGGCATGTGTTCGAGGCCCCACGCGCCGCAATTATTGCCGTCGTCGTCGTCTTTTCTGATGGCGCCCTCCATCGTTCTTTTTTCACGACCTTTGTTCCTTTGTGGTCGTGTGTGTTGTCTTGGTGCGCCGTCTTGTGCCCATTTCAGAGCCGCGCCGACAAATCGCGTTGCCCGCACCGACGTGCTATTGGCCGTCACTGGTTCCCTTTCCCCGCCGCCATTGGCGATGGATTTTTTCCTTTTTCTTTTTATCGTGCCAAATGATTTTGAGCAGGAACACACGGGACACGCAACACTTTCAAATGTTTTTCTTTTGTTTTTTTGTTTGCGCTGCCCTGCATTTTTCGACGGGTTTGAAATCTTTGTGTGTTTGGCGTATTTTTTTTCGTTTCTATGCAAAGGCGACGCGTGCAGGTCATGTGTGGCCGGATTTGGCCGGCCGCGCCATCGTCATTTGGCTGGCGGTCGACCAACTGCGGCTCGATCGATGGCCGCGGGGGACCAGACCCGCGCGCTGCCGTCCCGGCAAGGCGGCACGCAAATAATGTGCCTCGTGCATATTCTTACTGACGGTGCGGTCGGATAGAGCCCGCTATTGAAACTCAAGCACGACGGCCAGCGCGACCAACTTGCAGTCGCATTTGCGTTCCTGCCCACCCACAAATAAAATGGCGCGAGCGAATTGAGGAGGAGTCTTTGTTTGTGGGCGTCTCCTGTGTGCCGTCTGGATCCCCCCCCCCTCGCAAGCAAACAGTGCCAGGCGGCCGCTTACGAGCCAAGCCCGTCCTAGCGCGTAAACACTTGGATCTCATCGGCAACAATACGAAAGTCGCCGGCAAGAAGGTTCACATAGCCTCGGTGCTCGGGGTCCGTGTAGGCGTTGGGAAAGTACGAGTGCGAGAGGTTGAACGTATGCTCGTTGGCGCGCGACGCAATATGCAAATCGTTGCCACGGGTCTTGCCGCCATACACAGGGCCGTAGCGGTCGTCTCCACAGGCGGCACACGAGGCGTCGGCGATGGGAAAGCGCGTCGGCGGCGTACCGTGCGCGTTGGAGAGCGTAAACAACGACGCGCTGGAGTCGCATATCCATTGACGTCGCGAGTGCCAGGACTTGGACAGATGACCGCCAAAGAGGTGGCCTTTTGTGGTGCGTATGATGGTCACCGTGGGACCCTGGCCGTCACACGCGCGGTGAAAGTCGCTTGCGTGCCAGCCGTCGCGCGACGCCCGGTAGAGCAGGTGCCAACTGGGCCCGTACCACGCGTCGAGGTGGCGCCGTTGGTCGTCGTTGACGAGCGCGCACGTCGAGGCGAATGGGGGCCACAGTGCGCTGTCGGCCGCGATGGCGCGCATGCGACGACAGGTTGCTCCAAATGCCACAACGGTGCGCGCACGTGCCACACACCGCAGCACTGCCAGCACAAGTTCGTCGGGCAAGAGATCAAAAGGGTTGGCCATGCCGTCAGCACTGGTTTTCATGCCTGTGTGTACGGGTGCGGTTTCTTCCAACGAGTCGTTGGGGTTTGTTGGGCCTTGACTGTGTTGTGGTGGCTCCCCCTCTTGTGTTGTTGGCGCCTTACTTTGTGGCCACTGACGACAAAAAAACCTAGATGCCGATTGGCTGCCGCCGTCGGGATTGTGCGCCATGCGTGACGATTCTTTAAAAAATTAAAAACATGTTCAAAAAGGCGACGACCGCCACATTCGACCATTGTCGGGTGGGTTTGTGCATGGGCTTGTCGGTCCTTTTTTTTATTTTAAGCACCGCTTGCATTGGCGGTGGCGTCCACACTCGGCCGACCGCATGGCTCTCTGTCTAGGGATGTTGGTCGCACATGGAAAAAACCTCGACGTCCCTACGCGTCCAAATAGAGCCTTTTTTCCCCAATAAAAAAAAGAACCAAGCCCTTTTTCAGTGTGCGCCATCGAAAGACAAGTAGAGGGACCTCGAAGGAGGCGCACTGTGTCAGGCCCACAGACAATGGGCCCGAAAGGACGGGGGCAGACGCGCAAGCCGGTTGTTGCCAGGACGATCAGAAAGTCGGTGCTGGGCTTGGGCATGATGCGGTAAAGAACCATACGACCGGCGACGCGCATTGCCTGGCCATGCTTGATGCCAACCGCCGTCACATGAGACAACTCTATGCATTCTAGCCATTCGTTGTTGAGAGAGAAAAATTGCCATTGGATAGAAAAAGACTCGAAAAGGCTTGCCCATTGGCGGCGGCAAGTTTTGTGTCCAAAAGAAAGAGCCCCATCCTGCCGAAACACCGACGCCGCCAGCAAGCATGACCAGACAGAGGAAAAGGATGAGGACAATGGAAGAGCCGGTCGAGGAGGGGGTCGGTTCCACTATCGACGACCTGCCTCCGGAACTGGTCGACACCATCCTAAGCCTGGCCACGCCCGTCGACCGTGCGGTGTGTGCGCACGTCTCGCGTCCATGGCGTGCCGTCATGACGGCCAGAAAGGCCTGGAACCGATCCGAGAACCGGCCCAAGGCCGACTTTCTTTCGGCTGCTGTTCGGTGCGGATACTGGGGCCTGGTCGAGTGGGCGCGCGACCAGGGCTGTCCGTGGACTCCCGAGGTAGCAACGGCGGCAATCGATGCCGGTCGAGGCGACTTTTTCGCGCGTCTCGTATCAGTTGGGTGCCCTGTCGAGACCAAGGCATGCGCCGTGGCTGCGGCCACCAGAGGCAACCTGGGCAGCCTGCGCTACGTCATCGACACTGGTCGGCTCGACCGTCGCAATGGCCAAAAGGCGCTCTACGCGGCCGCCGGCGCAGGCCACATTGACGCACTAGAGATTCTCTGTGCACACGATTATGCCTGCGGTACGCCCGTATGTTGGGCCGCGCGCCTCGTTGTATTGCCCGGAAGCGACAGGCCGCGATACAGCGACTGCACGTGCGCTCACCGCGTTGCCCGCAAAGCCGCGGGTGCCGGTCACAACCACGTGCTCGTATGGCTCAAACAACACGGCTGTCATTTTGACGACTATGTGGCGTCGTGTGCCGCCCAATGTGGCCACATCGAGACGCTCAAGTGGCTACGCGATAACAGAGTCCCGTTTATTGCCGACACATGCAGGGCCGCAGCCGAGGCCGGCCAACTGGCCGCACTCGATTGGCTGTGCGCCAACGGCTGTCCGTGGGACGAGACCACGTGCCTGCACGGCGCCTATGGTGGTCACCTCGAAACCCTCCAGTGGGCCATGGCCAACGGCTGTCCGTGGGACCCCTTGGCGACAACCTTTGCCGTCATCGGCGGTCACCTCGACGTCGCCGAGTGGACCCTCGTACAGGGTTGCGCGTTGGTCACCGAGCACGACGACCAGGTGATGTACCACAATTCAATCCTGGCCGGGCTCATTTCGGAATGCACGGCCATGGACGTCGTGGCGCGCACCGACCGAATCGACACACTCGAATGGCTACGCGGGCGTGGCTGCCAGGCCTCGGTCTGGACTTTTGTTGAAGCGGCCCTCCATAGCCGCTTTGCCGCCCTCGACTGGCTGCACGCCAAGTGCCGGCCGTGGGACGAGGAGGTGTGCGCCGAAATGGCCTACCACGGGGCCTTTGATGGTCTGCGCCATTTACGCAGCCGCGGATGCCCTTGGGACGAGCGTGTATGCGTGCAAGCGGCACGTTGCGGCCGCCTCGACATGCTCCAATGGGCGCGCGCCAACGGGTGTCCGTGGAACAGTGACACAATGTGCTTTGACGCGACGCCCCACTGCGGCCTTGGCGTCCTCCAGTGGCTCGTCGCTCAGGGTTGCGCCTGGGACGACCGCATACCTTTGGTCGTGGCGCGATCGACCAACAAGCCCAAAATCTTGGCGTGGATCGTCGAGAGCGGCCGCCCGTGGGATAGGGACGCATGTCTCAATGAGGCTCGCCAATGTGGCCGCAAGCACATTGTCGCGTGGATCGAGGAGCGACGCGCCACTGCTCCGCCACGCTCCGACCCTGCCGGCAATGTTAAGTAAAAAGGCAATATGGAATATGTCGCCTCTTGGCTTGTTCTTGTTTTTGTTTTTTCTCCCATAAACTACGAACGAACCGTGCATAAATCTACAAAAAAAGTCGCGATCGAGTCCGCGCTCCTATTTTTCCAGAGAGCCATTCTGCGCGTGGTTTCTTTGCGACTCATGAACGGGCGGCGCCGATGTTGCGCGGATGAGCCGTTCACCCAAATGCCTACTGATCAAGTTTGTGAAACTTGATGTGTGAAGTTTTAATTGGGAGCAATTTGGATGAACAACCTATTCGCACAACGTCAGACCCACCCACGTGCCAAATCAGGTAAATTGGCTCTCTTTATCATGTCGGACAAGTCCAAGCATTCAACAGCATACAGGCAAACTGGTTCGGTGGCGCCCGCTGATGTTCTAAGATGGGCCAAAACCAGGCACGCTCAAATCAACGCTTTCTTGCACAAGCAACTCGACCGACCTGCGATGCCGTCGCACAAAAGCATGCCAGCATATAAACAAACATCAACTAAATGCGAGCGCAAACACCGACTGTTTGCACTCGCATTCACATGCAGTCATGAATGACTGGCTTTATGGAACGATTTTTTCCCATTTTTTTGATTGTAATTGCATTCCGTTTGTTTGCGGGCGGTTCGATTCCTACAGGCACCGACTGAACTTGCAGTTGATCAACCATTGGTTAACAAAAAAATAAAGGAGCCAGTTGGCCGTATATGACCGGTTAGTGTCCTGCGGGTAGCGGTCGCGCAACAGAGGCCAAGCGGGCAAAATGGGCGTGGGCAAACACTTTGGTGTCCGGCGCGACGAAAAAAGTAGGGCCGGTTGTAGGGCATTGCTCATGTTGAGAGTTTAGGGACCGGCGGGCGCGTCCGCATTGGACGCCCGACAAATTTTGGCTACACGCTATTTGAAAAGTACGCAGTTGGTGCGCGTGCATACAAACTCAGACACTTTTTCGTAAAAAAACCTCGACCAACCGTTGCGACACACACGTCCACTGAACAAAACATGGACGTGTGCGACGCCGACAACCTGCCGCGCTCCAAGCGTCCTCGCCATACGGCCGAGATGGCGACCCCCGAATGCTCCTCGCTGCCTATGGGTTGCCTGCCGGTGGAAATGCTACACGAGTGCATGCAGCATATGGATATGCCGACTTTGGTCGCCTTTTCGGCCACCGACCGGACGCGACGTGCGCTCTACATCTCCATGTTTCGGTCGCCCGCCTTTGTCTCGCGCCTTAATCGCTACATCGAGACGTGCGGAGTGGACGCTTTGACTCGGTTCGGCACGGGTTTTCAGCGCGCCTACGCGTCCCATATGGGCGGCGGGCGTTACCTGTCCGACCAACACGTCGTCGCCCACGTCCATGTGACGGCCGCCCCCAGCGACAACTTTCCGCAGTTGATCGTGTCCGTCGGGCGATTCGAGTGCGATCTCCCAAGAGCCATCTACAAGGGCGCTTTTGTCGTGTATGCACACGACGGCGCGGCGAGCCCGCCCACCGTCACGGTGGACATGGACATCGTCCTCGACGTGGATGCCAACTGCCGCCACAGGGTAGACGTTGCCACGAGGCGGCAGCAAAAGTGGAAGGAAGACAATGCAGAGTACATCGGCCGGCATACGACATATAGAGAACATCCCGAAGAGATGCGCATCTACCTACAGCCGCGTGTCCACTATCGCTACGAGGGGGACGCCCGGAAGCGTCTCAACAGCGGCAAGCAGTGGGAAAAGTTTGGAGAGACAGACAGGCAGGCACCATCCAGCGCTCTTGCACGACTTTTTCACCTTTGTAAGCCGCCATCGCGCATTTACGCTCACCAGCATCCATTATCGGGACAACGACCGGGCCGGCGGCCCCTACATGCTCCACAACCTACTCTACACGAGACATGGCCTGCAAGAGGCGCGTCCGTGCGCTTGGACGACGACATGATTGCGCCGCCACCTCTCGCTCAGTTGTCTTTCGTGCCTCGATCTCGCGCATGCCAATCAAGCGATGACAATAATAATAAAGAGCACAAATTTGACGTCGCGCCTCGTGCTTGCGGATCAGTTGACCGACAACTATAATCCAGAATTTTAGACAGATTGCTTGATTTATGCGATTTATGATTGATTGAGCAATTCAGTGTTGATTAGTTGACGGCTAATCGACCCACAAACACCACGCGCGAGCCTACGGTTGCCCTTGGGACAAAGACGACATGTGCCACAGCACGATGGGTATGGAGTGCTCGCTTGTGCTGCAGTGGCTGGTCTCCCCAGGTTGCGCGTGGGACGGCAATACTGCCATACATGCAGCGGCGGCAGGCGACCTCGATCTCTTGGTGTGGATCGACAAGAGTGGGCGCCCGTGGGATGTGAATGTATGTCTCGACGAGGCTCGCCAGTACGACCGTCGCCGCACTGCCGCACGAATCGAGGCCTATTGCGCAATGGCCGTGCGGAAGGGGAGGAGACGGGCCAGCATGAGCAAGGGCACATATACACAATGCCAAACACCGGCTGGCCGCCAAATTTTTTACCAAGGACCAATCAATAAATGTTGCCACAGGGCTTGCGTCCCTCATGAAAATGGGGTGGGGGGCGGCGGGGCGGGTCGTAGCCGCTGACAAGCACGCACCATGCCGCCGACAAAAAGACCAACATGCCCATTCTTGTTTGTTTTTTTTTTTCGGTCGCATCCCTCTTGCCGGCCCCAATAGAAAATACATTTTTCTTGCACTTTTTTTTTCGTTGTCTGCACGAGGGCCACTGCGGCGGTCGCCGCCCACAGCGACCAAATTTTTTTTTCACAGTGGCGCAACCACACACACGCCAACGCGAATCAGACACACCAAAAAAAAAAGAAGAGTGACAAAACACAAAGACGGCAACGACGACCAAGAAATACAAACAAAAATAATCTGATGGACACTCTACCCATGGAAATTCTATCATGGGTACTCACGGGTCGGTCGACGCACGGCCAGCCGCTGCTCGGCATACGTTGGCGGTGGGCCGCAGCGCGCGTGTGCCGTCTATGGCGCGACATCATCATCTGTGCGCCCGTTGAGCGCTGTCAGGGTTCGCGCCGCCAGGCACGCGTTTGGTACGGCGTACAGAGAGGTCGCGTCCTGTGCCTGTCGGCCTGCACCCACCTGGTGCAGGCCAACGTCAGAGACCGCCTTGCGGAAACTCACCCAATGGCCGTCACACTCGCCCACCTCGTGCTCGACACGAGCGACACTGAGTCGTACGAGGCCGATGCACTGGCCAACATCGAGGCATGGTGTGCAAACGGTCTCGGGCCTTTGGACCGTCCGTTGTCCCGGTGTGTCTTTTGTGACGACCGCCAAGAGGGACCATCATGCATCTTGTGGCGGTACGCCATCCGGGCCCAGGCCACGGCCTACACCGACCACATCGCGCGACGCTTTGGCGCCGTCCATAGACGCCAAATGCTGGACGAGGTCGCGGCTGCAGACAATGCTGTGATTGTCATGCGCATCATCGACAAACTAGACATGACCGAATGCGCCGTCTGCGACTTGTGGTCGGCTGTGGGCTACTATGGCGCATCGACAGTCGCCCATGTGCTGCTCGCGATCGAAAAAGACACGGCTGTCGTAGGTCGCGTGCACCCGACAAGATGGCGCCGGGAGCGCATCAGAAGCAGTTGGATTGTTCATGTTGCACGTCTGCAACACACCAACATGTTGGCGTGCATCGAAGAGGCCGGGCAGTTATACGACTTGTTGGAGGCCGCACTCGCACAGGGCCGGCCCGATCTTTGCGCGGCCGTGGTTGCGGCTGATGCCTTTGCGGTGCGCATGCTGGGCGGGATCGTGTCGGGCCTTTGCGACCGCCCCTCATGGGAAGGCGTACAATGGGTCCTGCCAGGACCCGCAGTCTGGTGGCTCGTGGGCCGGGACGATTTCGAGCCCAGGTCGCGTGACGAGTGTCAACGGCTGTTGTACATGGTGCGCGACGACACCGCTCTCGTCGCCACAATCAACGTCCAATGGCCCCATCTATGCATCGAATGACTTTATGACACCGCTGCCACATGCAATGGCTAGGTCCTTTTTCTTGCGCCTGCGCCTCGGCACCGGCCACATTTCTTGTCGTGGACACAACCACAAAAGTAAACCTTGACCTTGCACAAAAGATGGTGCAAAATTTTTTTATAGACGATATCGGGTTATGGGTGTGCAAGCGCACGAGGCACCACGCGCAGGGCGTCTTGCCATATATCGCCAATACATTTTTGAGCGGCGTTGTGGATGCCGATGGCGGTTGCCGCGTCGACGGTGGCTCGTTGGGTGTGGAGTGTGGGCAGCCGATGCGAGAGCCAGAGAAGGCGATATGCGGCCACAAGTGCTTTCATCTCTCGCGGCAACGGCAGGTCGCGCAGAGCGGCATCCAAGGGCAGATCGGCGGCTACCGTCGCCGCAGCACGGCCGGCGAGATCGTCGCGCACGTGGGTGCCGACTGTGCGACGAAAACGGCAACGGCCGTCGCAACACGGCACGGCGTGAAACCTGGGGGACACAAATTGACACACGGCGATCGTGCCGTGGTCCAAATAAGACATGATGTGGCGCAATGTGCCGAAATCCAACGAGTCTATCCCGCTTTTCATGTGATGTGCGTGTGCGGTGGTTATCGTCGGCACGACAAGGTAGAAAGAATGGACGATAGTTTGGAGCGCCCTAAAAAATTAGTTTAAAAAAGAACACGCGACAAAAATGCAACCAATAAACAGCGAGTTTCCTTATTGTGATTCTGCGAAATGACTGGTGCGAAAAAAATAGGATCAGCAAGGGGCAAGCGCGCCGAGACACGCAATGTTTGCGGTTGGCCCGCGGCGCGCCTCCCTTTTGTGTGGCCCTTTGTCGACTCTCTCGGTCGTCCTCGACGAAAAAAAATAAAAAAGGCGATCCGCTGCCGGCGCAGCGCCCAACAGAGCCTCTCTTCTTTTTTTGTTGGAGGAGGATGGTGACGCAAAAAAACGGGGCGCCGCCATTGTTTGTCCCCCATTTTTTTTTGTTGGCCCCTGGCAACAAAGAGAACATCCCGCAATTCGGTTGGCCGGGGTGCTGTCGCTTCACAAACTTTGTTTCTTTTTGTCAACTAATTTGGTTGGGCAGTACAAAAAGGCGAGGCGACGCCTTTGTTTTTGGCGGCGGCCTTGGCCGTATCGAGGTCGACATTGGACAACGCCCACAAACAAACACGCAAGTCGGCTACGGAGCAGATAGGGACAGAAAGACCGCCAGTTTTGTCGCTCTATGCAGACCCTGCCGACTGAAATTGTCGACCTCGTGCTCGACTTTGTCGGCCCTCTGCCGCACGCCCGAGCCGTCTGTCGGCAGTGGTCGGCCATCATCGACGCACACCGAGCACGGCACCCAAAGCGACGCCTGTCCACAAACATGTACATGGACCTTTTGGGCGAGCACGATGCACGCTCGGTCATCGAATGGACGCGCGACAATGGGTGCCGTTTGTATGCGAGCGCTTGCGCGGGCGCAGCCAGACGCGGCCACCTGGCCCTTTTGCAGTGGTTGCGTGCCAGCGGATGCCCGTGGCACCTACTGACCTATCCGTGGGCGGTCATTTGCGGTCACGCCGACATTGTTGCCTGGCTTGCCAACACCGACTGCCCGATGGCGCCCAGACAATGGTGGCATGCGGCCATCTTGGGTGGCCGCCGAGACGTTATCGCGTGGCTCGACGCTCGCTATCCGTGGCCCACCGGTTCGTGCTGTGATGCCGCGCGGGCCGGACACGTGGACATCCTTCAGATGGCCAAGTCAAGCGGGGTCGACTGCAGCACGTTTTCCGGTTGCTCTGGCATTGCGGCCAAGAAAGGAAATATCCGTGTGCTAGAGTCACTGCGCGATCATGGCGGTATCATTTTCAGTCAGGTGCTCGACGCAGCGGCATGGTCCGGCCGACTCGACGTCGTCCAATGGGTCGTCGCCCAGGGCAAAGGACTTTGCGTGACGACCATGGTCTATGCCGCAGGCGGGGGCCATCGACACATTATCGAGTGGCTACGCGACCAGGGTAAACCTTGGTACGGGGCGACCACGGGCTACGCGGCCAAGTACGGTCACTTTGACCTACTCAAGTGGCTCTACGCCCAAGGCTGCGAACTGTCGACGACGACCTTTCTCGAAGCCGTGCGCGGCGCCCCCATGCCCATCCTCGAATGGCTGCGCGACCACCAATGCCCTCTGTGCATAAAGAGATGCAAAAAGAACGCACGCACCGACGATGTCCGCGTGTGGCTCGACACGTGTGGGCATCTCGACAGAAAGCACACTGGTTTGTGGTCGCGCACGATCCGCGATGGTGACGACGATGACGACGACTCACTCAATATGCCTTGACCACCCCACCCCCCCAATCTCTGTGCCCTCTTCCGCACCCCCTTTAAAAAAGACAAAGAGAAAAAAGACAATGTCGTTGGTCACCACGCACAAGTTGGAAAAAGAGAGAGACCAGACAGTGGCTCCTGATGACAGAGTGTCATAGGGCGCTCCTTCTCTTTCAAAAAAAACCAACCAGCAAATGTTTGTTTTCCATTGGACTGTGTCGCAGTGCCAGCCCCTTGTTGGCCCTTTTTTTGCTGCCTTTATTCTTTCTCGACAGACAATGGAGGCAACCTCGCACGCGCGCCTCGACACGCTGCCGGCCGAAATCCTGTCGTTGATTGTCAACGGTGCAGATATCGCCGGTCGCCCCATTCTTGACCCGCGCTGCCGGTTTTACGTGGCCCAAGTGTCGCGCGCGCTGCGGGCGTGCGTCGCCCGTCCGGCCAAAGTCGACGCTGCGCGGCTGGCCCTCCACCCCGGCGCCACCGAGGCGTGGGTCCAGGGCCGAGCCGCCTCCATTGCAATGGCGGTCGAGCGTAATCGAAACCGCCCTTTGTGCGCGTCGAGCGCGCCAGAACCTCTTGTTCCCTGTGATCCGCACCGCGGCAATGCCGCCTGGCTCATCGCCAAGGCGCACTGCAGCAGCGCCGTACCGTGGCTGGACGACATGATCGAAACCTTGGCATCGACGACGACCAACTGGTTCCCGCACGGCGACGACGACGATGTCATGTGCCGATGCCACGCGTCCGATGACGGCGGCAGCGTTGACGCACTGACTGGACGAGACCAGGTGCGCTGCAACTTGGTCGCCTTGGCATGCCGCATGGGGCGTCCCGACGTTGCCATTGGACTGTTTGAACTGTGCGCCTCGCACTGTTTGGGTATGGCGCGCGCGTGTTTGCGCGCGGCGGTCGCGCGAGACCACGCACTGGTTGTATCGAGCATCCTCTGCCGCCTTGCACGACAGCGCATCCTCTGCACCAAGGGCCGCTCGCCGATGGGCGCGCTCTACCAGTACGCGCTGGCGATGGCCGCGTCGGGCGGCAAGATCGAAACCGTGCGGTGCCTGACCACGCCGTACAAGGGCCGCGGGAGCGACCATCTCGCCGCGTGCGCGAGAGCCCAGTACATGTCGTGGAGTGCCTGGAAAAGTGTCAACCATCGCGGGTGTGCCCTGGCGGCATCGGGATTTGATCGCGGCTCGCGGCTCGACTGGGAGTTGCACGCGGCCGCGCATAACCGAGTGGACCTATTTGCCTGCGCCGATGCCGAGTCGTGGCGGTTCTTTCGACCACTGCACGCCGTCGCGTGCGCTGTCGTACACGGGAGAGACGCCGTTGCCACCGTTGTGGCGCGTCATGCCGATCCCACCGTCGACTCTGTCGGCGAATGGGCGCATCGCATTGTCGGCCTCATCCGCGACGAACCGGCCGGCTGCGCCGACGTCAACGCGGCCGGCCTCGCGCGCGGCCTGGCGTGGCTGCGCGCCCACGGCATACGCTTTGCGTTTGATGACATTATCAACATCGCATGTCGCATTGACAAGTACCCGCATCTGGTCAAATGTCTACTTGCCGCCGAGGTGGACCCGCCTAGATCACTGCGAGGCCCGCGCCTGAGACATCGCAACTTTGACATTATCGTCGGTCACGGCCAGTGGATCGTGCTGAGGCACGTCATCGTGACGTATGGCCGTGCTGTCGACCGACGCGTGTCCGTCGGTGGTCAGTCATACACGCCTCGGTGGTGGACCAAAATTGCCAAGCGGCTCGACATTGTGAGCACGACAAGCGGCCTTCTTTTGCGCACACGCGACGAGAGAGCCATGCATATGCTGTCGTTGCTCTATCGCATTGCGCGCCTGTGCGGATGTCTCTCGGCGACCGACAGCAACGCCAGCATCCGCACTTGTCAAGACGCAAACAATGACGGCGATGGCGGCGATGACGACGAATATGACGCTGCCATCGACTCTGCATGCTGGGCGCGTTGGTGCAACCCCGTCCCCCTTTCTGCGCGGCACGTTACCAAAGTCGAGGAGAGGTCCATGTACAAGACGAGCGACACCGAGACTCGACAGAAAGCGTCCCGGATGCTCACGATCCTTGCCGGCGCTGGCCTGGTGAGTCTCCGCGAGCCGTCTCCTGTGATCTGGCGTAATACGACCGCCTAGCGCAGGTCCGTGGCCCCTTGACGGCCGGCGCGGTAGACCAAGCGATCGCTCTTTTTTTTTCTCTAGATCAAAAAAAAGTAGGTGGCGCGATCCAGCACCCCTCATCTTTTTGCCTTTTGCAATGGAAAAAAAAAGAGAAATGCCAAAGCAAACAATTGTGAAACACATTACGCTGTGGCGAGATCACACATGCCTCGGCACAGTGCCCGTAGACCGGTCGATCGACGACTGGAATCAAACATTTTTTTTCAAAGATTTTACGATTTACAGGGTTGCGATCGTGAAATTTGGTACGGACTGACCAACAGTCGACCAATCTGCGTGTAAATAGCCCCAGCGTGCAAATGGACAGCGGAACCGCGAGCCGCCACGCCACTGTTTGGTTTCGTTGCAAGACATGTCTTTTTTTTCGCCGGTTGGCAAATCCCAACGCATAAAGTCGTGTGGCCACGCTGGCTTGACCCGCTGGTCCTCTGCGCGGATTGGTTCTTTCAATCGACACGACCGACCAAAAGGACCCGCCACCGGGGGAGGCTCCTCTGAGGAGTTTTCGGCAGTCGGCGTTCACCACGTACGCCCCGTTTCTCGTGGTCGGCGATGGACATGGCGCCGTGGGACGAATTGGACGGAGAACTTGTGGGCGAGATTGTGCGCCACAGCGACCGCGTCATGTGGTCGCCCATGGAGCACGTGTGCCGCAAGTGGCGGCGCGCCGTCGCGCTCGTGCGATCCAGCGACGAGAGGTGGTCGCCCGCTGCATGGCGCGATCACTCGGTCGCCGCGCGTCGAGCCCGTGGCGTGGTCGATTCAGAGCCCTACTTTGCCGTCCGCGATTGGCGCAAGGATGCGGTCTCGTCTGGCCGATGGCGATGGACGCGTGTCGTGGCGCGCAGCGGGTGGCTGTCCTTGCTCAAGTGGGCCCATGCCCTTGACAGGCTCTGCGCAGAGCCGGCGTGCAAAGAGGCTGCGTCGACCGGGAATCTGCCACTGTTGGAGTGGCTGGCGTCTGTCGGCGCATGCATCTGCGAGGGCGCACTCATCAATGCCGCCGCCGAGGCCGGCCACGTCCACGTACTTGAATGGCTCTATGCGATGGGCCACCGACCCGTGTGCGCCTATGCGTGCGAGGCCGCTGCGAGGACCGGCCAACTTGTGGCTCTTCAATGGTTGCGTGCGCGTGGGTGCAAGTGGGACGTGCGCACGTGTGCGGCGGCCGCGCAGGGCGGCCACCTCGACGTGCTCAAATGGGCACGTGCCAAAGGTTGCAAATGGGACCATCTCACGACCACCTGCACGGATGCCGACAACCATTTGGCCGTTCTGGCCTGGGCGCTCTCCCAGGGCTGCCCGCGCTACGATGGTCCTGTTTTGGCCGGGCTGGCCAAGGGTGGTCATTTGGGCATCCTCCAGTGGCTCGTCGCATCAGGGTACCAGTACGACACAGGCGTGACCACGCGCGCGGCCGAAAGCGGCCACCTGCATGTGCTCGAATGGGCGCGCACAATCGGCTGCCCGTGGGACGCGTGGACGTGTGCCGCCGCGGCCGGGGCAGGCAACCTAGAGGTCCTCAAGTGGCTCAGAGCCAACGGGTGCCGCTGGGATGGGCTGACATGCCGCCACGCTGCCAGAGAGGGCCACTTGGACGTCGTCCGCTGGGCACGGGCTCACGGGTGCCCTTGGGACGAGCACACGTGCGCGTCGGTCGCCGCAACGGGCCGCCTGGACATCCTCCAGTGGCTGCGCGACCAGGGCTGCCCGTGGGGCACCGGCACATGCAACGAGGCCGCGCACAAGGGCCACCTGCACATCCTCGACTGGGCCGTCAAAAATGGATGCCCGTGGTCGCCCGCAGTGTGTCTTTATGACGCCAGGCGCCGCGACCAACACCACGTGATCATGTGGATCGTCGACATGCGTGACGGCATCACGCCGCGCCACCTGCCCGGACTAGCGGACTGACCTCGTTTTTGGGCTGCCTTTTTTTTCAAGAATCTATCTCGGAAAAAATGTTTCTTTTTTTTGGTACGCGCCGCCTTTTGTCTGGCACATGTATTTGTCGGTTGCACATGTTCAAAAAAAAAAGGGTTGACCGCGTCTTTTTTCCCCGTCAAAGTCGATTGTGCGTCGTTGCCGGGAGGCTCTCGGCACGTGTGCCTTCTGTCCAGTCTTTGGGTGTGTGTGTGTGTGTGTGTCGCGGATCTTTTTTCCTCAAAAAAACAGACGACCCGCCATGGAGAGAGCCCGACTCGGGGACATTGCCTTCTTTGAGGCGAGTCACACATCGTCAGCCACATCTTGCTGCGGTTTGGCATGCGAGCGCACGCCGGCATGCCCAAGGGCAAAAAACAGACAGAGAAAAAGAGAAACACTCAAAAAAAAGAGCATGTGCGCGGTGCTTGCGGATCGGTTGACCGGCGACTAAAATCCGGGATTTTTTGATTTATATGATTTCCGATTGGACAATTTGGTTTAGATTAGCCGACGGCCAACTGATGCGCAAGCCCTACATGTGCGTCATTTAGTGCATCGGCCGTCGGTACAATTCGAGTGCGCGTTGAGGTACCGACGAAACCCGCGCCGCCCCTGGGGTTTCGGCAGGCGGGCAGCCGAGTAGAGACAATCGCGCAAATTCCACGGGCATCGGCATTCTTCGTGCAGATAGCGCAGCGTGTTCACATGGCCGATCTGCACCGCAGTCGTGCATGCGCGCTCGTCGTGTGGGCACCTGGCTTCGTGCAGAAATTTCACCATTTTCATGGAGCACGACTTGACGGCCGCCACAAACACATCAGCGTCGAGTCGACAGCCTTGATCGATGAGACACTGCACGATGCCTAGGTGGCCGGCGCGCGCTGCCCCGATCAGACAACGCTGCGCGGGTACCCAACCGTGAGCATATGCGTATTGCACGATATCGACGCAGTTTGACTTGACCACCTCTTCCCAGCGGCACGCGCCAAAGGAAATGCCCCGCGTGTGGGCATAGGCAAAGCAGGCCAGATTGTTGCATCGAGCGGCGACGTTCATGCACGCGGCGGTCGGATCGCGCCCATTGGCCCATAGGTACATGGCGACGTCGTTGTGGCCCGATTCGATGGCGTAATGTACGTTGCACAGGTCGAGGCCCAGGCCTGAGCCATGGGCGTACGCAAGACAGTCGACGCTTTTACACGTGGCCGCCGCGCGACACACCTCGTCGGTCCAGGCGCAACCTTTGGCGCGCAGATGGACCAGCATGGGTAGGCGGCCTGCGGCAGCGGCAGTCGCGCACGCCGTCTCTCTCGGAAAGGCGGCGCCCGACGCCAACGCGTATTCGAGACAGTGCACGTCGCCGCCGCGTATCGCCGCATCCGATAGGGTCGTCGTGCATATGTCGTACATGCAATCGCGCAATCTGTCGTGCGTCATGAGCCATTTGAGCGCGTCCGCGTGACCTTTCAATGCGGCCAAAAGACGGCCAAACCGTACGGGCTCACGACGGCGCGCCTGTGCGTATTGGAGGCACGCCACATGACCGGCGGCGGCAGCCTGTTCGGTGAGGCTCACGCCGTGCTCAAAGGGGGCTCCGAGTTTTACGCACTCACCCGCGACACGCACGGACGTAAATCCCGCACATGGCTCACCGCCCATGGCCGCATTGTCCTTGACGAGTCGGCTCCACATCAAACATACGAGCGAACACTCGCGGATGCGCACTAGACACGGCACCGCCACGAGGATGCGCGCCACGAGTTCTTCCGGCAACGTGTCGAAAGGCGACGACGATGACATTGTCTGCAAAGATGGCAGTACCCACTCTTGTCGAAGCGAATGTTAAAAAGAAATGTCTCTTTTGTTCTTTGCCGGGTCTCGTATCCCTTTGGGGACCGTTAAACACTCTGGGTTGCATAATTGTCCGAGGACCAATGAGCGATCTTACGGAAAGATTTTCAGCCAGTTGTTTGATTCCTTTGATTAGGAATTATTTGCGGTTTCCTAAAGGATATTGTGGCCGTGTGCAGACCTCCCGTGGGCAGTCCACAATGTGCCGCCTTTTTTATGGTTGGTTAAAAGATGTCTTTTTTTTGTGTGATTGGTTGCGCGTGGCCGGCCGTCTCCTTTTTGTGCGTGCCCTTGCCGCGCTCTCTGCGCGGCGACAATTTTCTTACCACGCGACTCGCCATGAAGGGGATTGCCGTTGTCGGCCAGGGTTGCGGCGGGGCCGATAAAGCAAGTGTCGACGCAACAAAGCCGTCAGAAAATCACTGTCAAAGCCGCGATCCTTTGGCCAGTGGGACAGCCTTTTTCGACCTGCTGCCGGACGAACTGGTCTTGGCCATTCTCCAAGTTTTGGGCGATCTTTCGGCGCTCGCCTCGTGGTCACAGACATCGCGCCGCCATCATGCGCTGGCCAGCGACCCGGTTGTGTGGCGCCATCTCTGCGAGTCGCGCTTTGGCTCGCTTTTGCACCATGATTTTGCCAAGTTTGGCAAGTGCTGGCGCTGGCTTTACCGCGCGCAGGCACGCCCCGCCGCCACGACCGGCGTCGACGTCGGTGCCCTCGTCTTGCACACCGATGAAGACGACAGCATTTATTGGGGTGATTGCCGAGACGGACAGCCTCATGGGTACGGGCTATCCCTCTCGTTGCCCACGCGCCATTGCGACAGCGCGCACTCGCTGGTCCGGCTCTGGGCGGGGCCGGCCGACGCGTCGACCCCGATCGACGCGAGTCTCGAAGGCGAATGGTGCGACGGCCGTGCACATGGGCGTGCGGTCGCAACGTGGCCCGACGGTGCCCAGCACATCGGCACCTGGGCCCACGGGGCGCGCAACGGACACGCCGTCTTTACCTACCCGACTGGAGAGCGACACGAGGGCGAGTGGAAAGACAACGTGCGCCATGGGCACGGCGTCTTCATCTGGCATGATGGACAGTGCCACGTTGGTCTTTGGGCCGACGATGCGCGCAATGGACCCGGCCGATGCACCCATTCCAACGGCGACTGCTACGATGGCAACTGGAAAGACGATGTGCGTCACGGGAACGGCATTTACACCTGGCCTGATGGCCAGCGCCATGTCGGTCTTTGGGCCAGCAATGTATGTAACGGGTATGGTGTACGCACATACCCCAGCGGCGGCCGCTATGAGGGCAACTGGAAAAACGACAAGCGCGACAGGTACGGTATCTATACGTACTCGGACGGTTGCCAATATGTGGGTCAGCACAAGGACGACAGGGCCAACGGCAAGGGCCTACTGTGCAAACCCAACGGGGCACGCTACACGGGCGATTGGGTGGACGACAAGCGCCACGGCCGTGGCATCCACGTCAAGGCCGACGGCACTCGGTACGACGGCCAGTGGCAGCACGACAAGAAGAGCGGCGATGGCATATGCGACTATGCCGACGGATCGCGCGTGCAGGGCGTGTGGAATTACGGTGTCTTGGTCTCGCACCAGGCGATATCCTGCCACCGTGCCGGCGCGCCGTCGTGCGATCGCGACTCGCCTTGTCAGGCGTGTACCGCAGCCCACACTATATAGGCGCCATTTTTTTCCCTTGCATCGACCGGGAAAGACGCCCTCACAAAAAACTGTGGCGGCTGTAATGGCCTTTTAAGTAAAAAAATCACCAATCACCATCAACGATTGGGTTTGCCCATAAAAGGGTGCCAAGAGAGATAGAGAGATGCGCAAAGAGATGCGCAAAGAGAGGCCGTCGGTGCAGGCAGTAGCGCCCGGTCGGTCGGTCCGACTGTGGCGGCGACTGCCGTGCCGGCGGCGCCATCCCGAAAAAAAAAGTACACAAGACTCTCTAGAAACAAAGAATCGCGACAAGCCGGCTCGTGCATTGGGCATCGCCAGCGCGCGATATCAAAAAAAATAGGACGAAATGTACTGGCGTCGGTCGACGTCCCCCCTCCCCTCCCGCACCATATATTTTGTCGTGTGTCGTCATGTCGGTGTTGTTGAATGGTTTCTTGTTTATATATTGTGGCAGTCATAGACCGTCGCTCGGGCCGTGCGGTACGACCGAGTGCGTCAATTGCGAGCACATTTGTGAATCCATTCAGTAACCTCGTATTCCATGCAGAGTCGGGCGTACGTGTAGCACTCCTTGGGGTTCCACCGACGACCGTGAGCCACCCACGCCTTGAGCATGTCGAGTCTGCCTCGCCGGATGATGTCTTTTACAGTGTCGTCTTCATTAGTAGACGGGGAGCCATTGTCCAAAAGGTAGTTGAACATGTCAAGGCTGCCCGACCGAATGGCGATCTGGATGGCGTCGAGAGGCCACGTCTGACCAAGGGCCAGGAGATGCTGGACCAGTCGGGGTTGGTTCGTGCAGATGGCCCTCTCGAAAACAGTGCCTCGGAATGGGTGGCCGTGGTCGACGAGCCACCGGAACAGGTCGGGCCACTTTTTCTCGATAGCCCGTTCGCAGTACCACTCGCCCGGATGCGTATCACGGGGACACCCTACATGGTCGAGCCACTCGACGACATGGAGGTGGCCGCTGCAGACGGCATCGGCCATGACGGTGCAATCGATCGGGCATCCCTCGGCGATGGCCCAATTGAGCGGCGCAATCTCTCCGCGGCGCGCCAGGGCGCGTGTCGTGGTCACGCCCCATGGACAATCGTGCATGCGCAACCATCGCACCAGGTCCATGTCTCCCTGTTGGGCCGCTTCCATGCACAGGTATTCGTCCCATACGATGTCGTCGGCCTTGGTCGCCAAGAGTACATTCCGATGTCCGTGGCGGGCGGCGCGACGGCAGGCGTCTTTGGGCCACGGGTGGCCGTTTGCGCGCAGCCAGAGGACGACGTCCGGGTACCCGCGCTCGATGGCCGTTTTCCACACTTTGTCGGCGCGGTCATCAGGGTCGGGGCAGCCGTGCGCGCATGCCCACGCGTTGATGTGGTCGTCGCCGCGCACCGATGCCCACACGCGCACCCACACATCCAACGGATAGTGCCGGTCGTGGAGCCATTGGAGCGTGTCTAGACGGCCGCCGCGCGCCGCGCCGGCACATACCTCGGGCCACCGTGGCGCGCCGCGGTCGAGCAATGACGCAATGATTTCCGTGTGTCCGCTTCGGGCGGCGTTGGCTGCCGTGCGTCGGTCCCAAGCACAACCGTCCGCAATTAGCCGCCGGTAGAGATCGACATGGCCATACTTTGCCGCGGCCGTACACGCGCGGCTGTCCCACGGACAGCCCTGCTCGCGCAGCCACGCGAGGAGATCGAAATGGCCACCACGCGCGGCGCCGGCGCACGCCTTGGCGTCCCACGGGTGGCCCTGGTCGCGTGCCCAAAGGATCATCTCCTTGAGGTTCCACCGCGCCAGGAGGCCCAAATAGTCGCCCGATGCGAGGCGACGGCATCGCCCGCCAACGACAAGGTGGTCGAGTGTGTCTCGCCACGACTTGCACACGACACGTACATGAGGCAGGGTGCCAACGAGGCACAGGATCGCGTCAACTAGTTCGGCTGGCAGATCCTCGATCGACGCCTCTGTGATAGTGCCGTCCGACGGCGTCGCGGTGCGTTCAGCATGCTCTGGCGCCGCGGTTCCTTGGTCGTCCATTGTTTAGGCGATCGCCAGTCGATAATTTCTTGCGACTAATGTCGTGTTTGGCCTGGTCGCTGTTCACTGATTATTTATCGTTGCCAACGTGCGGGCCGGCCAACGGTCAATCGTACCATTAAATGGACTTTTTTTGCATGGACCAATGCACGACAGCGCTGGGGGTTTGTTGCTGCAGTTGGCGCTGCAGACGACGAAGGGCGCCGACGCCAGCGGTGGCCGTTGCACTCGGTTGCCCAGGCGAGAAGAAAAAAACACGCACCCACACAAAAAGCGTCCTGCCGGACAAGAATGGACTGGAATTTTTCGTTGATGGCCTCACCACAAAAAAAAGGAGCATCCTCCGTTGTCGGTGCGGCTCGCCCTGACCGACCAACAACGCCTGATGCCCCAACACCACAGCAAAACCCAATAAAATCCATTTAAACAGATATTTCCCATCTTACAAGGACAAATACGCACGTCCTCACCGCGACTTTCAAAAAAGGCAAAAAAGCGACAAAAAAAGAAGAGGACGGCAAGGTGTGAACGAGACGATTGTTGATCTGTCTTAATTTTTTATTCTTGGGGTTGATTGATGATCCAGGTTCTTACATCGGGGCGGTGCCTCGTGACACGGGCCAGGCACGCGGCACGGTCCCATGGACAGCCGTTGGCGCGTGCCCACTGGAGGACCTCGATGTGCCCGCCCTCGGCCGCGCCGGTGCACGTCCTCTTGCTCCATGGGCACCCGTTGGCGCGCGCCCACACGAGAACATCGAGGTGGCCGTTCTCAGCCGCGTTGTCGCACGTCCATTCGTCCCACGGGCAGCCACGCTCCACCGCCCACTGGAGGACGTCGAGTCGGCCCCTGGCGGCGGCCAGGGGACACAGCAGCGTGTCCCACGGGCAGCCATTCTCGTGCAGCCATTGGAGCACGTCAAAGTGACCCTCACCGGCCGCGGAACCACACGCCCGCGTGCCCCAAGGGCAGCCTTTGGCTCGCAGCCACTGCAAAACCTCTAGATGACCCCCGTCGGCCGCCTCGTCGCACACTGTGCCGTCCAGCGGGCAACCGTTGGCGACGGCCCACTTGAGGAGATCGAGGTGGCCCTCGCGTGCCGCATGTCTTGCGCTGCATGACCAGTCGTGGTCGAGGCGGCGGAGCATTTGCACAAGTCTGATGTTCCCCGAGGCCATGGCCCGCAGGATGATGGTCTTGCCCACGGGACAGCCGTGCTCGATCGCCCACTCGGCCACGCCAACGTGCCTGGCGCCGATGGCATGCCACGGCGTGTACTCGTCCCACGGACAGCCGTGGGCGCGCAACCATTGCAGCGCCCCTAGATGGCCGCCTCGCGCGGCCTCGGCGCACGTCTTTGCGCTCCACGCGCATCCGGCGTCTCTGGCCATCGACAAGGTGACGATGTGGCCACCCGCCGCGGCGCTGTTGCATGCATCCTCAGGCCACGACCAGCCCGAGGCCAGTATCCACTGTACGATATCGGGGCGGCCGAGGCGAAGCGCATCGCGCCACACAAAATGCGGATAGTGGAGCGCCTTGGCTTGCGGGATCAGATGCCACCGGCCCGATTCCGACGGCCAAAGTCGTTGGTCGTAGGGGCAACCACCGACCAGGAGCCACTGCAATAGATCGAAATGGCCGGCGAGTGCCGCCTCGGTACACGCGCGCCGGTCCCATCGACATCCGCGTGCCCGTGCCCAAATGATCATCTCTTTCAAGTTCCACCGCGCCAGCAGTGCGATATACTCTTTTGGCGTCAGGTGGCGACAGCGACGACTGTCGACAAGGTAGTCGAGCCTATGGCGCCATGAACGGCAGACTGTGCGCACGGGCGGCAAGGCGCCGACCAGGCCAAGGATCATGTCCAACAATTCCACAGGCAGATCGTTCATCGTCGGGCCTGGCATCGTGGCCAACCGCAAGGCCGCTGTGGCGACGACGTTGTCTGGTTGTGGTCGTGCTTTCATCTCGCACTCGATCGATTGTTTGGTCGAGTGTGTGGCCAAAAGTTGCTCCGACGCGTGGCCGCGCACTCGCCTCTTGTGTATCAAACCCCATTTTTTGTATGGCCCTTGTTATACGTCGACGCAGAGACACACCCAAAATGATTGGCGCATGTTTTTTGGGCCTTGATATTTTTTCTGTGAAATGCTGTCGCGGGGGGGGGTACTGCTGTAGTCGGGGTTTCGGGCGCAGATAGTGCTTGCGGATCGGTTAACCGACGACTAAAATCCCAGATTTTAGACGGATTGTTTGATTTATATGATTTCTGATTGGACAATTCGGTGTGGATTAGTCGACGGCTAACCGATCCGCAAGCACTGGGCGCAGACTCGGCGACGGACGATGCTGCGGTGGCGGCCGGTGCCCCGAGGGTTTTGTCTTGCGGCCGCGTGGATCGCAAAAAAAAAGGAGAAAGAAATGGGCCAACATCCGCGCACGGCCACTCGACGCATTCAACCGTTGCTGCGACCAGGTACTTTTTTTGGCCTTTTTTTTTACTTGTCCCCTCTGTGTTTTGCGTGTGACCGCACACGGCCATCAGACCCCCATTTTGGAAAAGGACATCACAGATCGGCGGCCGCCGAGGATGTCGCCTGCCGGGCGCAAGCATGGCGACGAATCCACTGCGCAGTCTCGGGGTGCCACTTGACCGCCACTTGAATGCACTTTTCCATGTCCCACGGGTAGCCGCGCTTGATGGCATGTTGTAGGACGTGCAGGTGCCCACAGCGGGCCGCCCACTCGCAAGCCCGCTCATTCCATACGCATCCATTGGCTATGGCCCACTCGATGACGGCCACCTGCCCGCACCGTTGGGCGGCCTTGAAACATGCCTCCATACTGAACGGACATCCGTTGTCGCGCGCCCACTTGATCACATGGACGTGGCCGCGCTCAGCCGCTTCGATGCACGTGCGGTGGTCCCACGGACAGCCGCGGGCGCGCGCCCATCGGAGCGTGACGAGATCGCCTTGATATGCCGCAAACTGGCATGTCCACTCGTCCCACGGGCAGCCGTTGGCGTGCAGCCATTTGAGCAACTGTGGGTAGCCCTCCCTGACGGCGGTGGCGCACGTCCAGGCATTCCAGTCGTAGTCGTTTGCGCGCAGCCACTGGATGGCACCTACATGCCCGCCCGATGCAGCGTTGGCGCAAAAGTAGCCGTCGTCTGGCGCGCCCCCCCGTAGCATGCACCCATGCCAACATGTGGATGTGCCCTCCGACGGCCGCCGCGCATGCGCAACTTTTCATGTCGCACGGGCAACCGTTTGCGCGTGCCCATTTGATGACGTCGACGTGCCCGCCGCGCGCCGCCTTGGTGCATGTCGATTCGTCCCAGGGACATCCTTTGTCACGCAGCCACGCGAGGACGTGCAAGTGGCCGCCTCGTGCTGCCTCGGCGCACGTCTCTGCGTCCCACGGGCACCCCTGCGCGCGCGCCCACTCGACGACAATGAGATTGTCGGCGCCCGCCGCCCATCCAATAAATCGCGCGCCTCTGAATCGTCTTCGCTTTAAACGTGCACGCGCAAGCAGGCCGGCCCACAGTCGACAGACCCGTTCGGCCATGACCGCGTCGCGGTCGCCGTCAAGGTGGTCCTGCAGGATGATGGCCATCACTTCGACGGGCAACACGTCGTTGATCGTCGCGCGGCCCCCGTCGCCCGCTTGTGCCACGTGCGTCGGTGTGTCGCGCGCGATGCGCCTTTTCTTTCGGGGTCTTTTCAATTGCCTCCTGTTGCCCATCGCTGTCAATGTATCGCTCTGCTGACCGGTCGGCGTCTCTTGTCTGGCCCGGTGCACCGTGCGTCGCACGGGAAAAAAAAAGAGGCAAGAAAAAAGAAGTAAAAATCGTCGACGACTTTTTTCTTGCGCGTGCGCTCCCGCCAACCCATGCAAAAGCGCGCCTTGTCTCTTTGGCTGGCGCTGGCCCTCTGCTTTTTTTCCTTCTCCTGTTTTCGCTTGCCAAAAAAGTGTCGCTGCTTCAAAGAACCGTGTTGGTTCTTGCGGCCTGCTGCCTCTTGCCAAGAGGCGCCATCCACAAACAAGGACATTCATCATGTATGTTGCCGTCGTTTTTATTTCGTGCCGACACGGCATCGCCATGCCGATCCTCGGCAATTTGCAGTGGGCTCGCGTCCTCGTCCAGAGCCTGATGCTGCGTTGTCCTCTTGCGCGTGACGCAGCAACAACGCACAGGTGGGCGGGCGACGCAAAAAGAAAAGAACAAGGTTCCTATTTTACCAAACTCTTTTTTTTTTGAGCGCGCGAGGTGATCGACCCATTACCCCCCCCCCCCATTGATGCTTGGGTGCTTGTGTGCGATTTTCACGATTCATCTGTACGCCACCACGCGTCCACCAGAGTGGACCGCCCCAGTATCCAGGTGACAAGGCCGACGCCATTGCCGAGGGCCGTCAAGACCAAGAGGCGCCGCGACGCCAAGCCTTCTTTTGCACAGACCGCGAGCGTCATTGTTGAATCACCATCGCCGAGGGTGCCGGTCAGTGTTATGCGGCCACTGGCATTGGCGAGGCGCACTCGGATCACGGTCGGACCAAAGCGCGGCCGAGGGATGGGATCGGCCTCGCTCGCAAAGCCAACGAGCCGAGACCACTTGCCGGCCAAAAAGTCGTCCACGCGCCCCATGATCAGACCATCAGGCGCGCGGTAGACAGTATGCTGTCGACCGTAACAAGGCGCCGGTAGAGTGAACAGTGGCGAGTATGAGACGACGTGGCGGTCAGACGGACGGCCCTGTACGTCGCACGTGGTCGCGGCCGAGGCCTCCAACACTGCCAACGTAGAATGGGTGCGCGTGTCGACGAGGCTGAGCGCGCACGCGCGCGCCAAGGCATCGGCGCAGCCGCCGCGCCCCAGCGCCTCGGTCACGTACCTGGACGGAATGCGCCAATGACGATCCCGCAAAAGACTCGCGGCCCAAACAAGCGCCTCTGTGGCATTGTGGCGTAGGGCGCGTTCGACGCCGCGCGGCGCGGACGGCGTGGCCGCGCAGCGTCGGGCGTGCATCCATTGGAGCACGTCGACCTTGTTGTGCTTGATGGCATGCGAGCCGATTTCGCGTGGGCACTTGCACGGGCGCCATGGTCCACGTCGGGCATGTTTGTGGACGGCCTCGACCGACGCCAAGTGGCCACGTTCGACTGCCGCCTTGATCAGGCGCACAAAGGTGCGCTTTTTGGCCCTCGTATTTGGGTACTGACTAAACATGTCGAGCAGCGGCGCGATCATGTCGGCGCGGTCGATCGATATGGCGCGCACGACGGCGTACTCGATCGCCTGTATGTCGACGCACACGGGCACTTCCACGTAACGTATGCCGTCGCGCACAAAAACACCAACATTAATGGGCACATCCGTATGACTGATGCCGTTGGATGCCCATAGGCTGATGAGCCACGTGAGTACATCCAACCGACCGCCGGCGACGGCCGTCCGCAAGGCCATGATGTGCACTTTGGTCCGCCAGTGGGCCAGCAGGCGCTTCACAATGGGCAGGGGTGCACCCGCAGCCAGCAGGCGGTTGGGCGCGCGGACCATGCGACGCGCGCAGATCTCATCGACCAACGGGCGCGGCAACACGCCGGGCACGGCGATGCCCAGCGCGGCCACGTCGCCTATCCACGGCAAATGGTCGACGATGGCGGCCCATAGTTCGGGCGGCAACGAGGGCGACTTTGGCACGTCCATCCTCGTCCGGGGGTTTTGTCGCACCTCGCTCTCTTTTCTTTGCTGTACTCAATGCACAACCTCTCTTTTTTCTATCACGCACACGACACAGGAGGGCAGCCAATGGCGTCGCAAAGGCGCAACGCGGGCGATCGCACGACCAAAGAAACGGGGTTTCACTTTTTGGCGTTGTCGTGCCAGACCCCTCCTCCACCTTGCGGCACTGGCGGCTCGATGGGGCGTCACAACGGGAAGACGTGACCCACCAAAAGAAACATTTTGTTCATGCTTTTGGAAAGATCTTTTTTCATCTCTTTTCTTTTGAAGGGCGGGGAAAGAAAAAGGGGGCTAATGGCCACGGCTGCCGGCCTGCTGTCGCTGCAAAAGGCGTCTGGGCGGGGCGTGCAAGCGGACGTCGTGCATCCTCTGACTAGGCGGTAGACGCCGTCGCTGCTTTGCGTGAGAAATCTCTGGGGTGACATGAAAAATTGGCATGTAGACCAAATGGTACTCGCAGTGGTCGGCCGGGTAGCAGTTTTCACGCTTGGACGGCGGTCGGTAACATGGCGTGTGGTGGCGCTTTTCGATGCAGCGACGGGCGTGCTGCCACGCCTGTGCGTCCGTCTCGGCCATCGGTGTTGTTTGGAGGTGTCGGATGTTTGTGCCCCACTGGTGTTTTCCAGGGCCGCGTGTGTCGGATGGCCACGTCGTCGACAAGCCGCCTTTTGTCTGCACAGAAAAAAAACCCACCCAACAGCAGCGACAAGGACGTGATTGGTGTCGACGTTGGCCCACGAGGGGCGATTGGCCAGAGACGCGTGGCCGAGGCCCACCCAAAAAAAAAGAGTGAGGGTGTCGGTCTGCACGCACAGCCAACACCACTACTACTACAACCACCACTACTTGCAAAGAGGGCATTGCCTCCTTACAAAAGGTGAAAAGAGACGCGATCGAGCCTCTCTTTTTTTCTTTTTTTTTTTTCGATGCAAGCAGACGCGAGTACAACTCGGGCGCCTGGACGCTGCATTTGCGACACGATCGACGACGACCACGGGCCATCATCGTGGTGGCGCCGTGCCATCGCGCTCAACCATTTTCGTTGCCTTGTGCGACTCTGTGAGACAAGGCTCTTTCTCTACGACGAGGTGGCGCTGACCGAGGCCGTCCGCGCGGGTAGTCTGGAATGCGTCATAGCGCTGCACGAGGCGGGGACGCGCCTACACTTTGGTCATGTGTGGGAGGCGGCGGAACACGGCCGCGTCAACGTCCTCGCCCACCTTTACGACCAGGGCGTTGGCGGGTTTGATGAGGACGCGTGCGCCTTGGCCGCGCAAGGCGGGAGCCTTGGGACACTACAGTGGCTCCGCGCTCGGGGATGTCCGTGGGACGCATCGACATGCGCCATGGCGGCCCACGGCGGCCACCTCGACGTCTTGCAGTGGGCGCGCGCCAACGGGTGCCCGTGGAATTCTCGGACGACATGCTATGCGCAAAGGCGAGGCCACACCGACTGCCTGGTCTTTGCACGCAAACACGGCTGCGCCGAATTGTACGGGTCGTTTCTAGAGGAATGCCCTTGATACCGCCGACAAAAAATGGACACATAAAAAAGACACTATCTTGCATTGTCCTTTTTTTCGCTTTTCCTTTTTGATGCCGATCGTCTGCACCGCGCGCGACGCCGGCAATCGGCCCGCCATGTGCGCCAAACAATAAGGCCCCATTTTTCAAACCAAAAAAAAAAGGACAGTCGCAATTGCTCCCAACGTGTTTTCTTTTGTGTGCGTGTCCATTTTAGGCTATGGCGCATCGCCAAAGCGGGCCGCGGCCTTGGTCCAACACATTGACACGTCGGCTAAATGGGGGACTGGACGCCCAGAGCAAGGAAGCAAAAGGTCGTGCATAGTGCTTGCGGGTCGGTTAACCGACGACTAAAATCCAAGATTTTAGTAGGATTTTTTGATTTATGTAATTTGCCATTGGACAATTTCGTGTGGATTACTCGACGGTTAACCGATCCGCAAGCGCTAATCCGCTCTCATCGACGGTCTGTGCCCGGATTGACGCTGTGCAAACGGGCCGTTTATCCGAATTTTCTCCCAATCGCAATTCCAAAGTCATGTTTTATGATTTTGTGTTGGTGGGAATTTGGAATGACGGGTCGTTTACGCAGCATTGGCCTGGATTGAGCCGGTTGGCTCAAAGGCGCCGGCTAGTTGATTAAGCAGTCAATGCTCAGCCGCCACACAGCGTTGGTCTGCCCTGTTTGCACCACAGAAACATACTTACTGTGACGACAACAACGACGAAAAAAGGAGGACTCTGCACCATGGACACATTGCCGCCCGAACTGGTAGCCCTGGTGTTGGACGCCGTCGACGACAAGGTGGTGCCAGCCTTTGTGTGCGCCCAATGGCGCAGCCTCGTTCGACTCGACGACCTCGACGCGGCGCTGCCCACCTATGGCGAAACGCTGGCCGCACGCGGCGATACGACGCTCTTGGCATGGGCCAAGACGCAAGGCTGTCCATGGGACGAGGCGACGTCGGCTGCCGCCGCTCGATCCTCGCGCCTTGATGTCCTCCGGTGGTTGCACGCAAACGGGTGCGCGATCGATTGCCGGTCGGCAGACGAGGCCATGGGGAACGGCGACCTTGCCATGCTTGACTGGCTGGCCTCCATCGGTGTTACGCCATCAACTGCGGTGCCGGCGGCGCTGGGCGGCCATCTTGGCGCGCTCCAGTGGCTTGCAGCCAACGGCGACAACAACCGCGTAAACATGTACTACCATGGAGTGCTCACGGCGGCGGCCCGATCTGGAAACATTGAGGTGATGGAATGGTGTTTGAGCGCCACGGGCAATGGCGCCACTGCGAGCATGTGCTACGGCGCCGCCAAAGGCGGTCACCTGGACGCGCTCAGGTGGCTGCGCGCCAACGAGTGTCCATGGAGCACGAGAACGTGTTCGGCGGCGGCTGGCGCCGGGCACCTCGATACTATCGAGTGGCTGCGCGCCAACGGCTGCCCATGGGACGCCGACACTTGCGCAAAGGCGGCCAAGGGCGGCCACCTCGATGTGCTCGTCTGGGCGGTGCAGAATGGTTGCCCGCAACCGAGTACCCTGTCTCGTCACGCTGCGCGAGGCGGAAGCCTCGATGTGTTGAAATGGGTTTTGGACGCAGGCCATGCCATCGGTCCCAGCGCATGGTGGGGAGCGGCTTCACGCGGCCACCTGCACATTCTCCAGTGGCTAGCCAAAAAAGGCAACGCCAAGTGCACAGAAAGCAGCCCATGCGTCCATACCGAGGGGACGGACCAAACTCTGAGGCCTCTGGTGAGCGGTTGCCCACCAGGAACGATGTTATGCGAGTATGCAGCATGCGGAGGCCACCTCGACGTCCTCAAGTGGGCGAGGGCCAACGGATGTCCGTGGGACGCGCATGTGTGCGCAAAAGCCGCCGGCGGCGGGCACCTGTGCGTGCTCCGCTGGCTGAGGGAAAACGGCTGTCCGTGGGATCATCAAGTGTGCGAAGCGGCCGCACGTGGAGGCCACGTACGCCTGCTCGCGTGGGCGAGTGCCAATGGCGCGCCGCTCATCCGCACGCGATGCCGCAGCGCAGCCGCAATGGGCGGCCCGCGTGCAATCCGTTGGCTCAACGCCCGTTGGGACGGCATCGCCGGGCCGGGCGACCCCGACGACGGCCACGCCAAAGAGCGATGCGCCGAGGCGGCGCGCGCGGGCAATACAGGGCTGCTTGCCGACATGCGACGGCATGACTTTGCGTGGGACGAACGTACGTGCGCCATGGCGGCACTGGGCGGTCACCTCACAACACTTCAATGGCTTCGCACCAACCAATGTCCCTGGGACGCGCGCGTGTGTGCCTATGCAGCCCAAGGCGGCCACCTCGCCGTGATTCAGTGGGCGCGCGCCAACGGCTATTGCTGGACGTGGTCGGTCTGTTCAGGGGCCGCTGCCGGTGGTCACATGGACGTTCTCCAATGGGCCACAGACAATGGCGCCCCGTGGAATGCCTACACATGCAGCGAGGCGGCACGCGCCGGGCACCTAGAGATCCTCGCATGGGCGCGCGAGCGCGGCTGCCCATGGGATCGCGCCCAGTGCATGGCTTTGGCCGCCAAGAGCGGACACGCCCACATCGTTACATGGATCACACGCCGATCCGATCCCCTATGAATCCTTTTTGCCCATACGACGCCTTTTGGTGCCCAGAATGCATTGTCCTCTATCTTGTTTCGCCTTTTACTGTCAAAAGCCCCCCCCCCAAAGATGCGCCGAGGTTGCTGCCTTTTGCCTGTGGTGTCGGGCGACTGTTTTTTCCTGGCCTGTGGGGTGCGGTGCATCTTTGGCACGATCGGCAAAGAAGGTCGCCGGTTGGCATTTTGTCGACAACCGCCAAGTCTCCTTTATGGGCGGACCCTCTACGAAATCAAAAAAACGGGTTGTTTACCAAAACAAACTGATCGGCATGAACCTGAGCCTTGGGCGTCGGCAAGCACCGGCAAAGGTCCAATTTTTTTGCCGCCAGCGCACAAAAAAAAGCAAAAGTCGATTGGCCATCAACAAAAAAAATTAGGCTGTCGGTGCCTGTCTTTGGCCGACCACGGCGTTGTCGCCACAACGCACACACCCAAATGAGCAAGTTTTACATCGTCGGCCCCGGCCCAAAGGGTCCCGTAAGCACGTCTGAGGACCAGCACGCGATTGTCGTCACCTACAACGCGATTCGGGACAGGAGGAAAAAGTTGGCGCAGCGCCACAGGCCGCGTAGGGACACTGTCGACAACAAGTCTTGCGCGTGCCTGGCACGCTTGTGTGCTTGGATGGCTCGATCCGAGGACGAGACCCTAGTAGCCGAGGAGCGCCTCGCGCTCGTGTCGGCAAGGATCGTCGAACAAGCGCAAGACTTTGTTGGCCAATTCGAAGCGACCGGCCGACCGAAGCGATCGAGCACTTGGAGCAACTCTCTTGTGTTTCGCAGGATCACAACGCCCCCCACGACACTGCGCTGGCCTTGCTTCGCTACGTCATGTGCGGACAGAGGGTCCGGAACGGGACCACGGGCGAGACCACAGGACCCCTGCTGCCCCTTGCTGTCGCGGTCAAAGACCTGCGTGGCATCCTCGGCCGAGCCCATGCGTCCTCCTCGACAACAAGCCACGAGTCGTAAAAAAAGGTGGCAAAATGCAGACCATCTGATTGCTTTCTCTTTGTTCCCAGTCTTTGTCGCAACAAAAACGAAAATGGTTTGATGATGGCGCGCCTTCATTTGGGGACACGACCCGTGCGCGGTGCTTGCGGATCGGTTGACCGTCGACCAATCTACAGCAAATTGTCCAATCATAAATCGTATAAATCAATCCGTCTAAAACCTTGGATTTTACTAGTGGGTTAGCGATCTGCAAGCACAACCCGGGCGCTGTCATGCGCCAAACACGACGCGACATTGCGCGGGCCCTTTTATTCCGACGGTAATTGTTGCTCTTTTGTGGCCGGCGGCTTGCCGCACCGACGACCAATAAGGATCGCGAAAAAAAAAGATTCGCTGGGGCCGACTTTTAAAAAAGGCAGCGCAACACGGCGCCAAAGAACGGGCGCGGCAAGCAAAGCATGGTTTTTCTTTTTTTTTTAAACAAGAAAAAAAAGGGGAAGGTCTTGGCGCCGTCGTCGCATCTGACCGCGGCGCAACCGCGCACGCCATTTTTTACCGCGGCAGGACAATTTCACAACCTATTTTCCTGTCGTCTCTCCTCATTTCCGTGTTTGCAAAGGCAGCGCTCGCCTTTTTGGGTCGGCGCTCGTTGCCGGATAGGGCGGGGTTTGGTAGCGGCGCTGGGCCAAGTTGCGCTTGGTCAGCGGCAGAGGCTCGGTCGAGACGAGCACGGCGTCGTAGGGGGTGTGGTAGATCGGTCTCTTTTTGTAGCCCCACCCAAAGCATCCACTCGGGCACACGCCACAGCAGGCGATCGAGCCGCAACAGCCACGGTCCGGTATCTGCATCTCCTCGTTGCACCGCCGGCACACCTTGGTCGTGCGAAATTTGGTGACCCAGCGCCGTGAATAAAGATTGTGCGCGCGGCACACAATGTGCGCCAGCATGCGCTCGTAGCCGCCGCGCGTAGGAATGAGACGCATGTCGGACGCGTCGACAGGATGCCCGTTGATCTTGCGGTAGGTGAATCGATCCAGCGCATCCCACCGGCCCTCGACAAACTGTTTGATGCGTGCGAGGCACGGGCCGTGTTGATCCATGTCGACTTGAGCGAGTTTGTAGCAGTCGGGGTCGTCCTGGCCAAGTCGGCCCACCGTATAGTCGATAAACTCGACGAGGGCCATCGGCTTTGTGGGCGACCACGTCGCCGCATGGCGTGGGAGCGGTTGCGGCCGCAACCGCAAGACGGCCTTTTCATAGCGACGCGCGCATCGCGGACGCAACAAGGCCAGTTTCTGGGCCAAGTGGTCGCGACCCGACGAGACGAGGTCCTTGATGGTGGCGTGCCCGCACGGCAGGCCCTTGGCGAGCGCCCACGCCAACAGGTCGGACGAGTCCAGTTCAAGGGCGTACAGGAGAAGGGCCTTGTTGGCGGCCGCCATGGCGACAGCATTGTTACGATGCCAGATTGGGCCTTGCAGTCGCGCCGGGCCTCGAATCGTCGCCCATGCCCTGCACACGAATTCGAGATAGAGGTGGTGCGCCGAAAACCTACAAAGAATAATGTGCCACAGTTCGAGGGGCAACAGCGACTCGGCATCCATGACCCCCCAAAGAAATTTTTAAAAAAATATTAAAAAATGAGGCGTCAGAAATCAAATGCTGCACGCAGTGTTGGCATCGCCGCCTTGTTGTCTTTTTTTTCCCAAATTTGTTGGCGCTGCAGTGCGGCGGGATACGCCATTGGCGGCCGTTTCGCCCCTCAGTCTGTTTTTTTTTCGTGCATTGTTGCGCCGCACTTGGTCACAAGGCCTCGCAGTCTTGTGAGTGCCAGTCTTGTGGGCGTGCAAAATGAAAAACACAGCGCCACACAAAGGCAGAGCGATTGCCCAATGTCGTACAATGCACAAAAAAAAGAAAGAAACCAATCAACAGGGCAAATGGCCCATGGAGCGCGCTGCCCCTTTATTGGGCACACAGACCCTCAAATGCCTTTTTGCCCGTCGTCGACAGTGACAACGACACATATACGACGATACGCTCGACTTGAACCAGATCAATGGCCTCGTTCGACGCGCAGCACGCGGTGCAGGCCCTCGACCGCGCTCAGCGCGAGTGGAAAGCCTACGGTCGGCCAAACTTTTACAGCGATTTTGCCAGCGGGTTCAGCCAGAACGAGCAACAGTTTGTGGGTCGGTTTCTTAAAGAGACGGGCTTTGTTGGCGACCGCGTTCGCCCAAACCCGGCGGCGCTGGCCGACCTCATGGAGCAACTCGACACCCTGGACGAGTTCAAGGCGTCAACGCGTCCACAGGAGATCAAGGACGGCGCCATGCAAATGTGCTTTTGGTTGATTGCCCAGCGCGCACGCAAACTCTATCCTCTGGATTAGGCGGCCCCAATGTCTTTGGTGCACTACAAAAAAGTGGGCTCAAAGTTTCATTCTATTGTTTGTCGTGTTTTTTTCCCTTGGCTCCCTTTTGGTTCCCACTAAAAGGCGTCGCACGACGGAGCGCATTTTTGTTTGCTAGACACGAAAAAGGCGGGCCCGTTGGTCTGTGTCTTTGTGCAGCACCCGTGCCGTGGAATCGGCCAAGGCACGGACAGGTGGTCAATCGACAACTGCGCCCGTGCGCGATTCGCGAGACACTGAGAGGCTCGACGACAACGACACATGGACGCAAGAACAGATGCCAAACAGGGCGATCGATCGCGCTCACTAGGACGGGCATGAGCCACATGTCAGTCTCCTTCTTTTTTTCCCTACACAACAGACAGATGCACAAACAAAAAGGAAGATGGGGCCGGAAAAAAGGACGTCTTGACAAGATCATTTGGCAAGGTCATTGTTTGGGGGCGAATTCAAAGGTCCATTCGAGTGGCGCGCTGTGGGGTCGTTGCTCGCAAAAGGCAAGCCGCGGTGCAGTCTTGCCCATGCCATGGAGTCGCATGGGCGCGTAGGGCCGGTCGCCCTTGTCCAGCGCCCAATACGTGTCGTTCCAGCGGTCGGCCAGCACGCCCTCGGGATTGTCGAGCACAACGCGCTGCGGCCCATACCACTGGTGGCTGGCGTGGTGGATGGTCACCGTGGCCTCGACCAAGGTAAATTCCTTGTGCAGGTGGGACAGGACAAACTGGTAGAGGCGTTGCACGGATGCCAGGTTGTCGGTCTCTTCGGCGTGGCGGATGGCCTTGTCGAGCCTGGCGATGCCCGTGCCAAAAGGGTGTGGGATCGGGCACTCGTCCTGGCCGTCCTAGTGGGCGTCGGCGGCTTTTGCGCGAATGGTCGATCGGTAGGATGCCGCCAGCCCGACGAGCACGCCCCCGGCGACGGGCGCGACCAGTGTGCGGCGGTTGCCGAGGTGGCCGAGTCGGTGCATTTTGTTTTAGATGAAAAAAAAGTCGAAAAAAAGGCGGTGTAGTTGGCAAACAGCAAAAGACGTCGGCGCGCTGTGTGCGCGTGTGTGTGTGTCCCTGCAGAGGGCTCGACCACGGCGCCTTTTTGCCTCGTCCAAAAAAGCGCTGCCGGCCATCGACGCATTGTGCAGTACAAATGTGATTGGTTGGTGTGCCCTGCTCCTTTTTTGTCTTTTTTTTCTTCTCCGGTCATTGTCGCCATGTCACTTTTTTTAATTCACGATTCTTTTGGAGAACAGGAGGTCGAATGGGTCCACCGCTAGGCCACAGGCGCGGGCGACTCTCTGGGCCTTTCACGCCGTGCATGTGCGCTTTGGCGACTTTTTGTGTGTTCCAACCTTTTTTTTTTTCATGTCGAGAGCCTGCGTAGTGCTCGCGGATCGGTTGACCGACAACTAGAATCCAAGATTTTAGACAAATTGTTTGATTTGTACGATTTATTATTGGGCAATTCAATGTAGATTAGTCGGCGGCTAACCGACCTGCAAGCACTGAACATGGTGCACCACAAGTATTATGAAAGTTGCACGTAAAGGGTGTGCTTGGTGCGCTTGCCTCCAAGTGCTCTTTTTTTATCGAGGTCACATCAACAAAAAAAAGCAAAAAAAGCAAAAAACACAAGAACAAAGCCAAAAGACTAGGAAAAACGATAAAGCCGAAAAGAAGAAAAAAAAGAGTGGCCTGTTAGCAGAGGGCGTGGATGGCGTCGATGATGTTGCCCTCGGTGGCCAGGAGCGCGTCAAAGGCAATGTCGTGCGACACGCGGGCCTGCGAGGCAACGAGGTCAACGTCGTCCCTCGCAAAAGGCAGGCCTGTCGACTCGATGCCAACAGAGGCCTCTCGTCTCCTTGTCGCGCGCTGCCACTGTATATCGTTGCTATCATTTTCGACGAGGTCCGGCATTTCGTCTTCACCGTCGTCGTCGTCGCTGCTGCTGCTGCTACTGGTGTCGCTGTCGTCGCCCTCGTTGTTGTTGGTGTTGGACCTCTGCCGTCCTTGGGTCAAGCGCATGCTGCGGTAACTGTACCCTTCGCCCCACACGTCATCGTCGTCGCTGTCGGTGCGATCGCTTTCACTATCTCTGTCGGCGCTGTCGCGCGACGGTCGATCCAGGCTCGAATGATTGTAGCCGTCTTCGCGTGTAGCACCGTCGTCGTTGTTGCCGGCGCTACCACGAGCACTCGTATGACCGTGCCGCCGGGGCGCATCGGTGGTCGTGTTGTCAAAGCCGAGGCCGCCGCCTAGACCTGAAATCAGGCTAGGTTCCATGCTGTCAAAGAGCCGTTCAAACGCGTTCAGCATGTAGATGGTGCGGATGGCCGCCGCCATAGCCGTTGGATTGTCCAGGTCCAAGCCAAGTCGGAGAATGTCGGCAATGGTTGGATCGTCCTGTTCTGGTTGGGGATCGGTAGGCGGCGTCTGTGAACTTAAACCAGGAAGGGGTTTGTCGATTGCGTGTTCCTCTGGCGCAGAGAGCGAGCGCACGCGCCAGGCGGCTTCGACGGGGGCGCGACACAGCGGGCACTTGAGCGACCGCCGTGGACCGTCGATGAGACGCTGGCAGTCGTCGGCGCACAGACAGAGGTGGCCACACGGTTCAAGGACCATGGTAGGAGGTTCGCACATGCAGGCAATACATGTGGGTCCATCGTCTGTGGCATTGGCCGCGGCGATGTCGGCCAGGACCGGCACAAACAGGCGCACCAGGATATCGTTGGCGCGAGCCACAATGGGGTGCCACAACGCAACGGCCTTGCGCAATAGAAGCGGGGCGAGTTGCCAGCGTCGTGTGTCTGTCGAGCACATGTCCTGCGCCGCGTCGCACAGCCGCTGTGCGGCGCCGGCGTCGCCCCACTGGGCACAAAGCAGCCAGAGGCGCATGCCGCTATAAATGTCGTCGCCCGAGTCTGGTCGTGGCAGTCGGTCGAGATCGACAACGTCGATGCCTGCTGCCCACGCTGGAAGGGTCGCTCCGCGCGTACGCTGCAACCACGCCTTGAGCGAGATGTTGGCGGCACGGTCGGCGAGGTGACGGTCGGCCCTAGTGTCGACCACGAGGGTTACGGCGCCGGCGACTGCAACGTGTCGGCCCCATGTCAGAGAGCGTCTCGGGTTGTGAGACCGACAATTGATTAGCCATGTGTTGGCGCGCTGTTGGACATCTCGGTTTCTCCCCGTCGTCTTTCCTTTGTCAACTGCCTGTCGCTTCGTCGTCGCGTACATCGTCATCGAGGTGTCCATCGGCGCCGTCTCTTGGGGCAGCCGCGCCGTGTCAACAACCGGCCGCGCGAGAGGAAAAAAAAAGGCAGACAGTCCCTCGGGCGATTGGAGGCCGTCCGGATGGCCTTTTTTTGTTCTGTGCCCATGCACAGAGATTGGCTGCAATTTGGCCTCCAGCGGGCCATACTCTGCAGAAAACACCCAGAAAAAAATTTCTTTTGTTTTCACTGATTGCCTTTGGGGGCCTGCGGAGGCAGGGCGACGCCCACGCGCCAACCGCAGACGCCACAGATGTGCGTGAGTCTTTTTTTTTGTTGCCAAAAAACTGCCCTGCTCTTTTTGCCCCCAAAGCAGCAAGTGACGCCAAAGGGCAACGCCTATTTCCGTCCGCGCCGTCGGTTCGGAGGTGCCAAATCTTTTCTTTGTTTTTTCCCTCTTGCTGGTGACCAGACAGTCTGCGGTGTGCGGGCTCGCTCTGTCTGGTGGCGGCGCCGTCGGCGGGATCAAACAGGTCGGCTCGGCCTTGCGCAATCTTTTGGGCATTTTTGCACCGTTTTTTTTTAATTTATCGCAAGACTGCGAGGGCGACGGCTTTCTCTCGTGGGCCCCCGGTGCCGGTCATGCGTTGGCCGAGCGTCTCTTTTTCTCTGGCAAGGTTCTTTTGTCTGTGGTTGTCCAGTCTGCCAGGTCCCGTCGACCGCCATCCCCCCCCCCCAATCCCTCCTGCGTGCGCCCAGTTGCGCACACAATACACGCACAGTTTCTCTATTTTCGCCTTCAATCGCCTTTTTTTTCCTTTCTGCGCCGTGCTCGGTACTATAGTCAGGATTCTCTGGTGTCAAGTCGAAAGGCGGCGCAGGGGAGAGGAGGCTCTTGGTGGCGTGCACGCTTTGGCCGACGGTCCTGGAGCCCGCGGGCTGGCGCGTTTTCCCTAAGCACGGGAATCCCTTGACGCCGGGCATAGTCGTTGACGCTGGGCGGGAGCGCCCACAGCCCGAGACGGCACACAAACTCGACGGCGGTCGCGCGGCCGTAGGCCATGGCCGACATTGCGGCTTGGCCTACGGCCTTGGGGTCGATGCGTCCGGGATCGTCCACCCTGGCCCAGGCCCATTGTGCGATGGTGGACCGCCCATAAGTGAGGCCCCACAGAAAGAGGGCATCAACACCGGGGCGCTTGGGCGTGCCCATTATGGCCACACACTCGTGGTCGTACATCCAGTCGAGTACGTCGGTGCGGTCCGACTCTGCGGCGGCATAGGCGAGCCTCGCCAGGCATATACACGCCCCGCGCACTTTGACTTGGTGTACGGCCGCCAAGAGGTCGCGCATGGTGTCCCACGGTTTTTGCAATACAAGGGGCACCAGTGCATGAAGCGCGCTTCTCGATCGAGAGTGCTGATCCGGCCTATAGCGACCCAAAAGCCACGACAAAACCGCTCCGCGGCCAGGCTCGATGGCCGCGCGCAGCACCAACTTGACGGCACACGCATTTTTCAAGCGGTGTTTGACGATATAAGGTCCCGCCCAGCGATCGATGTGCGCGAGTGTGGACACACGGTTGGTCTCGTGCATCCACTCGACGACGTCGGGCCGACCGCCACGCACCGCCGCCAACAGCCACGCAAACGGCATGCGCTTGGCGTCGCGATGGCGCGCAGTCACAAGGTTGCTGACGACCGACAATGGTGCGCCCGCCGAAAGCACAGTCACGACGTCCAGTGCCGTGTGGCGCGCCAGAGAGCGGGCCGCGTTCATACCGAGCGCTTGCGCGCACACACAAATATCGATGGGTCGGACCAGATTGTGCATGATGGCATCGACAATCTCGGCGGGCATGTCGCTCAAGCCAACGGCACGCTCGACCGGTGGCATTGTCCGCCGCCCGCGCCTTGCGCAACTTTGCCGGCGCTGGCACGCGGTCTTGTTGCGCATGCGACTATTCTTGCTTTGTTCCCTTGTTTCTGCGTGGTCCTTTTGTGCCTTTGCTGTGTCGCAGTGACCGCAAAACTTTTTTCTTACTCTATCCGCGCGGTCGGCGGTGCTTGTGTGAACGGTCATTCCTTTTGTTTGTCGCTCTGGGGCCGTGCGCCCTGTCTTTGGACCAATGGTTTTTTGTCGCACAAACAAGGCGCCCTCTTTTGCCTTTTTGTGCAGATGCCTGTGCCTCGGAGGCAAGCGAGGCCGTGCAGACTGACGCGCTCAGTGCTCGCGGATCGGTTAACCGGCGACTAAAAATCCATGATTTTAGACAGATTGTTTGATTTATATGATTTATGATTGGACGGTTCGATGTGGATGAGTCGGTGGCCAACCGATCCGCAAGCACAAGTCAGGTCATTGGGGGTTGCGCCAAAATGACGTCGACAACCGTTCGGATTGGGCATCCCGCCGACAACAAGGAACAAAAAAGCGGGAGCACCGCGCGGCCGTGACGACAAAGCGACACCATATATGCATGAACAACCAGCGGCCACCGTCCGTCGCGCGAGGCCTCGCGCTGCCGTGCCCCCACAATGCGGCCCATGTGACTCTCTTTCCGTGATCGGCCGCTCCACCAACGACGACACCGGGGAAAATGCGCCGCTGCCGCTGCCGACCATCGACGACCTCCCCGCCGAAATTCAGGTCATGATCGTCAACCGGCTCGCCGACGCGCGCGACCTCTTGGCCCTGCGGGCGACGTCGCGTGTGTGGCGTCTGCTCATGGCGGGCGAGCGAGGGCCCGTGTACGCGCTCTGCCGCCCGCTGCTGCCCGACGAGGCTCTCGAACGACTGGCGTCGCATCCCGAAGGCGATCTGCTGATGTGCGTTTTGTATGGCATGTTGGGGCCGACGCATACGTCCCTGCGGTCTATCGAGCCTACACAACGCCGTGGGACCACCTATTGGGTGCCACGACCCAAGGGTGTCTTTTGTGGCTGGGGCCTGGCGTTGGGCGACGTGCACATGTCTGGAGGACCGCCGCTCCATGTATGGGCCGTCGGCTTGTGGTCCAACGACCGTTTGTTTGATGGCGTCACGCGCGCCGTCGACCTCGTCGGGGCCGTGCAAGGCGACACCTGGCACTGGCGCTCGCCGCACATCACGCCCGCCTGCCGACGTGCCATGCGACGCGCACACTGGGTCGGACGGGTCGCCGACGGGGCCGCACACGGTCGCGGCGTATGGCAAGTATCGGGCCGTCATCGCTGCGAACGTCGCGACGCTCAGTGCGGCGTCACGTGCGTGGGCCAGTGGTCCAAGGGCGCTCTGGTCAGCGGCACGATGATGTGGTGCGACGGGCACGTTTACCGAGGCGAGTTTCTAAACAACCTCTTTCACGGATTCGGCACACTCGATATGGGCCACCATGCCCGCTACGTGGGCGGCTGGTCTGCCGGCAAACCCGACGGCCATGGTACCCTCTATGACGGCGAATCGCATTGGAACGACAGCGATCCGGTGCCGTCTTTTTATTGTGGTGGTTGGTGCCGCGGCAAACAAGACGGCGTGGGTGCCAAGGAGTGGCAAGACGGCCGCCAGTATGTCGGCGTATGGGCCAATGGTCGGTTCGAAGGGCGCGGATCGTTCAAGCACGCCGACGGCAGTCGCCACGACGGCAAGTGGCACTGGGGCGAACGCCACGGACAGGGCGAATGCTTTGGTCCAGACGGCCGCCGACGGCGCCGAGGTTACTGGGTGCGCGACCTACCATGCTCGCGCCTCACCTACCGCCACTACAAAGAGACGGGCTACCAAAAGTCGACGACGCGTTGTGCGTTGTCCATGGCCGGACGCCCGCTGCACGGCCTCGCTCGGTGGGTCGACAAACCGCTGATCAATTCCTAGGCATGGCCCCGTCAAAAAAATCCATTCCTGTCCCAAAAAAATAAGAGACCCTGATAACGTGTCATGAATCGAAACAAGAAGACGGATCTATGTGGCGCTTCCCGCCAACGCGTGTGTGATTCATGTCTGTCTCTTTTCTTTTTCGCACCCGACACTGGCGCCTGCCGGGCGCCGCCGGCTCTGTCGGTTGGCGCGGCCGGTGTTGTAGGTTCAAAAAAACGGAAAAGAGGAAAAAGAAATCAAATAAAAAAAGGATCGGTGTTGTTGTGGAGTGCGGCGGCTGCTTGTTTTGCTCTTTTTTTTTCTTTTTGTTTTTTAGGGTCGCTTGGACTCGCCAGCGCACACGGGGGAGTGCCGACCACACAAGGTTGCGGCCACGGGACCGAAATAGACGGCGCGCGGCAAGGGCGCGCCACCACGCGGACGGCCAAAAAAATCACAAAAGAAAGACCACCAAAAAAGACGTGATTGGTTTATCGAAAAAATTCATTTTCGTTGTCGTTTGGATTGGTGCTCGGCTTCACGTGCCGCCAAGGGGGACCGCCGTTTTTAAACAGACCAAAGCAAAAGACACGGCAGGCCGCCGCCAGACCGACAAGAAGAGTCGCGATGATATCCCACATAAAGAGGACCCACAACAAAAAGACCTCAAAGCGACGGCCGCATGGACCAACAAGAAATGTTTGTCGACGAGGAATCCCAAACGGACGGACCCAACCACTTTGACCGCAAATCAAAGAGCGGCTGGCACCGAGTCGGCGACGGCTTTGTCACCTATGGTCGGCCCTATGCGGGCACCGGCAACCTCGCCTTTGTTCACATCAACAACAGGCCGACGCTGGTTGTCGTGGTCGAGGCCGTCGACGGTGTGTACCACGTTGTTCCCTACAATGAGTCTATGCGCGGGGGGCTACCGCAGGGGGTCGCCAACGTCGCCGACCAAGTCGAGATCGACATGCGCAGCGAGGCCGAACCCGACCGCAAGACCAACGCGCCCCTGCCTACATGCTGCGCGTGCACCAACGCACCCTCCAACTGCTTTCTCTGGTGCCGTTGCACGAAACCGTGCGTGTGTGCCTCGTGCGCCGCATTCGTCAAAACGTGTCCGCTGTGCCGTTGCGAGGTCGCCCTCGACATTGCGCGGTCGCCCTTTGGCTGGGGCAACATCGGCGCGCTCTACCCCGCCGACTGGGTGCGCAGCAAGATGACGCTCTTTTTAAAGACGCTGACGGGCAAGACGATCACGATTGAGGCGCGGCACGGCGACACCATATCCGAAATCAAGTGGCTTGTCTACGACCGCGAGGGAATCCCCGCCGACCAACAGAGGATGGTGTTTGCCGGTCATCGTTTGGACGACCGGCTTTCGCTGTCCTTTTACGGTATCCAGAGAGAGTCGACCATCCACCTCATACTGAGGCTCTCTGGCGACTGAACCGTTGCCGCCCAAGTGTAGGTGCTCTTGGTGGCCGCGCAGCCCAACAGAACAAATACAAAGAGACCGCCAAAAAAAAACGAACAATTTGTCGATCCAAGCCGGGCGGGCCTGCCTGCCTTGTTCCGCTGCACCGAAAGAATGGCATCGATGGGAAAGAAACACATGCCACCTTTTTGCCAAGTTTTTGTTGAAAAACAAATCTCTTTTTTTTTTCGTTGGGCGGCTTTCGCTGGAGCGTCCCCTCTCTTTTCCGAGTAATGGGGGTCGAGTGCGCCACCGGACCGCAGCCATAATCATTTGATACAACGGCCGCCGACGCACGTCGCATGGGCGTCCATGTAGCGGGCAACCGCGCGTCGGCCTCGCTCCCTCGATGGGACACGCGACAAGATCGACTGGCACTCGGCCCTATTCCACGGGCAGCCGTGAGTGTGAGCGTAGCGCAACATGGCCGCGTCGACCGCGCGCACGGCCATGGCGCACACGCGCTCGTCCCACGGGCACTGGATTCCGACGAGATATTGCACCATGGCCATGGAGCGCGACTTGGCCGCCGCCGCCAACGTGTCGGCATCGGGCCGGCAGCCATGCTTGACCAAACCCTGGACCATGGCCATGCAGCCAGCGCGTACCGCGGCAGTTACAAGCACAGTCGGGGTGTCCAGCCATGCGCGCACGCATACCGTACGATCTCGACATTGTCTCGTTGCACGATGCATGTCCAATCACACGCGTCGAGCATGGGCAAAGCATTCGACGTTGCCAGACCGACCCGCCACGTCCATGCACCTGCGCGTTGGCGGATGCTTGTGGGTCCACAGATACCTGGCGATGTCATTTCGATGCCATCTGATGGCGTGGCGGACGCCGCACGCATCGAGCGACAGTCCAGAGCGGTGCGCATAGGCCAAGCACTCGACTCTGTCGTGGTCGGCCGACTGGCGGCAGACGTCGTCGGTCCAGGCGCATCCCTTGGTGCGCAGATGGACCAACATGTCTGCGTGTCCGGCGGCTGCTGCCATCGCGCACGCCCTTTCGCGATCAAAAGCGACGTCGAGCGAAAGCGCAATGTCCAGGCAGATTGGGTTGCCGCCACGGATGGCCATTTCCGACAGCCTCATGTAGACGGTGGGGATGGAGCGCACGTCGCGCGCCGCCAGCCAGGTCAGTGTCTCGCTGCGCCCATAGTAGGCGGCCAAAAGGCAGGCGACCGACAACTTTGGCTCTGGTTGGCACGCCTCGGCATAGTCGAGGCAGTGTATGTGACCTGCCGCGGCGGCGTGGTCTACGAGGCTCATACGGTGATGCTCCATGTCGACCTCTTTGGCATGGCGGGTGCGCCATCCGGCGGTCACGCACGGCCCGCCGCCCATGGCGGCTCGGTCGCCCGCGAGTCGGTGCCACAGGCTGCACACGCGGGTACAATCGCGGGCGCGCACAATACACGGCACGGCCGCCAGGATGCGTGCGATGAGTTCTTCCGGCAGCGCCTCGATTGGTGTGTCCATTGCTGAAAACAGAAAAAGAGAAAGACGCTCGATCGGCCCACGCTATAGGCAGCCTCGCTGAAAGGGTGCTCACAATCTTTACTAGTTTTGCAAAAGCAATAGGAAGACAGAGGCACCAACCGGCCGCCGACACAGACGACGTGGCGCGCGCAACCCGTGCGCTTTTTCTAAACGGCCAAACCCATACCTTTTTCTGATTGTTTCGGGTGGTGCGTCTTGGCGATGTGGCGTGGAGTGGGCGCTGCAGTCCATGAACATTGGATTTGGGATGGGGTGGGGGGAGGGCAAAATAAGGCCATGAAAGGCCAACAAAGCGTTCCAAAAATGTCTACAGTCTGCTATTTCCCCCGCTTGGGAATGTGTCAGAGTGCTGGCACCAAACATATTTCATATGCATTTGCATTGTTTAGGCAGACAAGACAACAGGCTGTAGATAGTTTTTGCGATGTCGCCCTGACTTTTTATCGCCTCCTTTTGCCCCTTTGACAGTTTGGGGACTTTAAAGCCGACGTCGGGTAGTGGCCGCATCCAAGGCGCTCAACTGGGCGGCAGTTATGCCCTGGCCAACAGCACCTAGCCGGGTCCAACTCGCCGACAAGAACGGTATGGCTGTAAATGAAATGTGTATGGATTGTCAAGGAATAATGCGCCCCAGTCCCATTTGTTCCAGTCGCAATAGCGCTCATTATTATTTCTGTACAAGTTATGCGCAATTTGTTCGTGGTACGTCATTCTTATGACGATGCCGTAGCCGGCTCAAGCCGGTTGGAAACCGTTGGTCAAGGTTGAGCCGCCAGTTATGCGCGCCGCCGGGGTGACCGCCCATTGGGTCTCCTAAAAGCACACACACACAACCCCCTTTTTTTGTCATAAAGGCGTAAGTGAGCATTTATTTTCCGCCCCCCCCCCCTGATTGAAGCCAGATCTAGAAAGCAATAAAGATCATATTGCCGTCGGGCGAGATCTGCTCCTTGCGCGCTTCCGGCTTACCGTGGTTCAGGTCCGCGGTGACCCACTTCATGGCCCTCTCGTGGATGAGCGATTGCTTGGGGTCCTTGGTAATCTCGTTTTCTAGTTCGCCCTCGGTGAACCATCGGCAAGCCTTGATCTCGTCCTCCTGGATGTGAGGCTCAGCGTCGTCATCCTCCACTTGCAGAGCCACGTGGTGACAGATGGTGGTCGCCTCGCCCAGCGACCATCGCGTGCGGATGCTTTGGAAGGCGTACGAATGAAGGTACCGGCATTTCAGGCCCACCTCCTCCTCGACTTCTCTCAGACCGCACGCTATGGCGTTCTCGGCCTTGTGCGCGGTACCGGTAGCGTACTTCCACTTGCCCTTGTAGGGACCATACTTTTCCTTGACCAGAAGGCGCCGCCCGCGCGAGTCACGCACCGAATAGGCTCCGCCGAGAGCCGCAGATGGTGGGCACGGAATGATGCTTGGAGTCGCTTTAAGCCAAAGATCGAGCATCACATAGCCGCCGCCTATCTCCTCTTCCGCTTCTGACGAATGGTAAATCTTGGCTCCGATGGCGCGCAGGGCATCGATCGACGCAAACCCGCCAGAGACAACCCTAAATCGGATGCTGTTTTTGTTTTTCGATGTAGCCGCCGCGCAGAGCCCCTTCGCCTCGTCCCTGGTGATGGGTGAGTCCACTGTAACGATGGTGTTGTCGTAGGCATCGTCGACTGAAGTGAAGCGAGACATTGGAAGGGAGGTGGGGGTCGAGTGGGTTTGTTGGTGCAAGCGGTTCTTTTGGTGCATCTTTGGAAGCGCCTCTCCCATTTTTTATTGCCTATGCATGTCGACATATTGATGTGTCGTCTTACCTGATTGGTTGCAGGCAGTGTGCGGTATTCGTCCGCCAAGATTGCCTTTTTTAGTTAGATACTGATGTTGACATGTGTACTGATGTCGCGCGTGGTGATTGTGGATAGGTTAACTCAAAACTAAAATCCTTGATTTTGTAAGGATTTTTTTGATTTGTATGATTTTTGGTTGAACAATTTTGTGAAAATTAACTGACAGCCAACCGATCGGCAAGCACTATGGTTCGTCCATTTTTTGTGCGCGACCAATCTTCTTTTTAAGGCGACAACTCGGGAATGGCGTGGTTCGACACAAGCGGCCCACGAGAATTTCGGCTGCCCAATAATAAGAAAGACAGATATGGTTCTGAAGGGTTCATGCCATCGACGACATCGATTCAACACGACATCCCTCCGCTACTACCTTGAACGGCTCGGTTGCGCTGGCAAGTCACCAAAGAGGACAAAAGTCAGCAAAGACCCGTCGCCAAACAAAAAACCCTGCCGGCTCGGCGCTGTGGGGAAAAAAGAGAAAAGAAAAGAGAACCGGTCATGGACAGCATCGACGTGGGCGTCGACAGCAACGGCGACGATAGTGCCCAAAGCCTCGACGCATTCCCGCAAGAAGTCATCGAGCACATTGTCGGCTACCTCTGCTGGGGAGATGGCGTCGGTCTGGCCCGCGTGGCCGTCGCGTCTCGTCACTGGCGCTGGGCCGCCGAGCGCCATCTCGGTCGGCGACGCTTTGTGGCTCCACCCCCAGGCGAGGGCAGCGGGCTTTGGACGGGCGTCGCGTGTGTCCAATGCCACCAAGCAGTGGCTAGGCAAGCGCTCTTTCGGCGTGCCCTCAAAACAAACGATACGGACCTGCTCACATGGCTGTCGCGCCTGTACCCGCGCCTTTGGCTGTGGCTGGCATGCGAATGGCACGGCGAACAATGCCGCGGCGGACGCAGGGCCATCGACCTCAAGATGCGCGCGTGGTCGATCGCCTCGGGTGCCGGCTCGCTTGATTGCCTACGGTGGCTCGCCCGCGTGCGCTGGAAGCGCTATGGCCAGGAGGATCGCATCCTTGTCGCAGCGGCCGCAGCGGGTCATGTGCATGTGCTCGACTGGCTGTACCCGATGATCGTCAAGACCCTGCATCCAGACGCACTCGTGTGCGCCGCCGTATCGAGTGACATCACGAATGACGTGCAAGTCCTCGACTGGTTGCGCCGGCACCACCCGATGACAAAGCACAATGTGGTGTGTATCTTGCGCTTTGCTAGACGGCGCAACCGCATCCCGCTCATTGCGTGGGTGTTGGATCATTCGTATGGACACATGCGCGACATCGCCGGCGGCCACAGAGAGATGCTCCAATGGCAGATGGCTGTGCGCAACTATCGCGCGCTCGACCAAAAGGACAGGCGGCCTCTTTGAGATTGCGAGGGCACTGCGAACCGCGGCAATGGCGACGCCCAGGTTGCTCGCCTTGGCGTGCCTCTTTTTGTCGTTGCTTTGACGTAAATAAAAAAAATGCGCGTACTCGTCGCTATTCCGTTGGCCCTCTTTCTTTGTCATGGTGTACCACAGCATGAATGTGCTGGACGAGAAAAAAAGGCAAAAAAACATTTTTTTAACTGGAAACAACATCCTGTCCTGCCCACCATGAAACCCGAGACCTTGTTTTCACGATCGTGCTCCTCGGCCTTGGTCTGGTGGCACGTCCGGCAATACGCGCAGGTGCGGTGGCGCCACCGATAGTTGGCCCTATTGAGGCAAGCGTCGCACGTGCGGCTCAGGTCGCCGTTGGGCGCATCGGCATGGTAGGTCGGCACGCCGCTGCACGCCAGACACACGCCCGTGAACAGGCCATACTCGTTGATCTTGTGGAGGAGCACCAAAGACGCATTGTCTCGACCAACGATGCAGGTGGCCATTCTCTTTTTTTTCTCCTTTCAAAAGGACAATAGTTACGACAAAAAAAGGACAATGGGCCGCCACAATCCGACGCCTTGATGTGCAATGTCTACTTTTTGTTTGTATTGCCATCAGGGCCATTTCTATCGCCATCGGCCGCGTCTCTTTCCAGAGACGCCATTGGCCTATATGTATTCTCGGTCGACTCTTGTGGGTACAACAAAAAAAAGGTCCGCTGCAGACACGGCGGTTGCCTCCCTCTAGGCGACGCGAGGCCAACGGACGAGGCCGATCAAAGGACGCATGCGCGTGCTCTAAATCGACCGACAAAGCCCTCTCCCTGTGCAAGCCCTGCTTTTGTTTGGACGTGCGACAAAAGGCCTCGATTCGCGCCAAAATGGCGGCAACACCGCGCGCGTGTGATGCCAACTCACTTGGGCCGAAAAGCAACAAAAAAAGAGACCGACCCTCGGACCGCCGACCCAACGACCGCAGTGCCAGGCAAAAAAGCAAATTTTTTGTTTGTGATCTTTTTGCGGGATTTTTTGTGAAAGGACAAGCAAAGAGCCACAGTCGACTAGGAATGGTCGGCAATCCAGGCGGCAACATGGTGTTGTTTGTGGTCGAGGGCCGCCTCCACGCACTCTGCGGCGTACCACGCGCAGCCGACACGCGTGGCCCACACGAGAACGTCGATTTGCCCATGGGTCGCGGCCACAACGCACAATTTGCTGTCCCACGGGCAGCCGGCCAAGCGCATCGTGTCGAGTGTGTAGATGTCGCCGGTCCTGGCCGCGTTGTTGGAAAAGTCGTCGCCGCAAAAGGGGAGGGGCGTGTCAGCGAGAATAAAGGCCAATGTTTCGTGGTGGCCGTGTGTCGCGGCTGCCAGTGGGGTCCGCTCATCCCAGTCGCATCCGTTGATGCGCGCATAGCGTAGACAGTCGAGGTGACCGCCCTTTGCGGCCGCCGCGCACGTCCATCTGTCCCAGGGACAACCGTTGTTGTGTGCCCACACCAGCACGTCAAGATGGCCACCGGCGGCAGCCCACGCACAGGTCCACCTGTTCCATGGACATCCGTTCTGGCGGAGCCACTTGAGCACGTCGAGATGACCGCCCTTGGCCGCTTCCGAGCATGTGACAGCGTTCCATGGGCATCCTTGTTTGCGCAGTCGAATAAGCAGGTCGAGGTGGCCACCACGCGCTGCGCCCTGGCAGGCGCCGATGTTGTCAAACAGATGGCCTCGTGCGTGCATCCAGTCGATTACGGCCGACTGCCGCCCCATGGCCGCGCCGGCGCAGATCCATTCGTCCAATGGCGGCCGGTCGGCCATGATGTAGTATGTGATCACGTCCAAGTGACCCCCAGACGCTGCGGCCGTCACACACGCCCAATTGTCCCAGGGGCACCCCTCTTTGCGCAACCATAGAAAGAGCGACAGGTCGCCTTGACGCGCCGCCTCGGTGCACGCCTCGGGGCTCCACGGGCAACCGTGCCGTCGAGCCCACGTGATCCTGTCGGCGGCGCCGGTCCGCGCCCACGCGCGCATATAGTCATCGACGGTGGGCGATTGTTGGCGCGGTCTCATGGCCAAGGGCGCGCACAAGAGGTCGCGCCATTGGCGGCATACGCGAACGGCTCGCGGACAGAGGCCGACGTAGCCCAGAATGACGTGGACGATTTCGGGCGGCAGAATTTGCATGGGCAAAGGTGGCGCCTGGTCTTGCCGTTGTGGATTCTCTTGTGCTTTTTTGTTTTTTTTGTTTTGGCCTTGGTCTGCATTGGGAAAAAAAAGAAGGCCATCCTTTCATTGGACGCAGCGCGCTTGCCTTTTTTTTTGGGGGAGACACCGGTGCGCCTGCCAAACCGGGCGCCACAAAGGGCAACAAAAATTCCGGCAGCAGGCCGACATTGGCGCAGGTCCGCTCCGACAAAGAGGAGCCCGTCAAAAAATCCTGGTCGGTCCCTGGGGTTTGGCTGTGTCATGGGCCACTGTGTCCATTTTTCCCCAAAAAAACAGCGCAGGTTTGGCGGGCGCGTCCTATTGCGATCCTGCGCTGTGTGTCGCGCTCTTTTTTTTCTCCCAAAAATGAAACATCTTTTGATTCGAGTTTTGTGTGTCGTCCTGTCATTTTTTGTGCCTGCGTGTGCTTTGGTCGACCACACTGTCATCCATGCAAGATCACAACTCGGTGGCGGACATGACGGCGCTGCCCAACGAAATCCTCGCAATTATCATGGGCATGTGCGCGCCGCGCAATCTCTGCCGCCTGGCGGCCGTGTCCTCGGCCCTTCGTCGCCTGGCCTTGGACGAGCGCCTGTGGAAGTTGCACTACAAGCGTGCCGTGGGGCGGTGCTACGGCGTGCCCGGAGGGTGTTTGGCACGGGGTGGCAACCAACTCGGCGACGTGGACCCGTTTGCATGCATAATCGCAACGGCCGATCGCCTCCTCGACATAAAATCGCCCATAGTCGACGCCAGTGACCCGTACCGCGCCATGCGCCACCTGTGTAGAAGCGTGCCACAACAATCGTGTCGCCATCACTGGCCCTCGGTCATCCGTGCCCGTGGCTACCGATGGGCCTACGCCGTAGCCAAGGTCAAGCGGCCGCGTTGGTTCGGCCCGCATCTGGATGGGTCACCCGCGAGCCTGGTGGGCCGCGTCGAGCGCGGCGGCCATCTATGTTGCGGCGATTTTGTGCGTATCCGCGGCAAGTACAAGCCGCACGGCTACGCCACGTGCGACGGCATGAGCCACAAGTGCGACTGTGGTTCGACGCACCATGTTGTCCGCAAGGTGAGCGGCATATGGAGCCACGGCGTGCCGACGGGCCCCGTCGTCGGGTGGATGCCGCTGCAAAAAGGAGACGCCTACTCGCGCAGCGGCTCGTCGTGCCTATGTCGCGGATGGTCTGAATCATACGTCGGCTGCCTGGACGATTGTGCCTTGTTTTTGCACGGCGGTTATGGATCCCATGGCCTAGAAGGTCTGGGCGTTGTCGTCGGCTCCAAGACAATGCGCGCATGTCAATGGGTTCGCGGGCAGCCCACGGATGTCGTCACGATCCACAAGTCGTCTGGCCAGCAGGCATGCGCAGACGGCCGCTCGGACAGTCGCGTGCGCGGGACTCTCCGTGTGCACGGCCTCCTCGGCTTTTGTGGCACCATCGAGAGTGAGGACACGCCGCGAGAAGGAGACTTTTTCGGTACGCATGGCAATGTCCTCTTTCGAGGCGACCTCGACGCTGGCAAGGGTCGCATCTATGCCGACGATGGCCTCGTCCTAAAGTGCAACAAGTGGAATCGCGAATGGCGCCGCGACCGACAGGACCGAGGCGATCCCGGCAAGGCGCCGATCAGCGTCTACTATGCCAATGGTGACAAGGCCGTGTGGGCGCGCACCGGGCAACAACCCGTCCTTGTGCGCTTTGTCGCCGGCGGCACGTCTTATGAACCGATTTTGGGCTGGCACGTGGTCATGCTGCCCGACGCGAGTACGCCCGAGGCGGCAGACGACAGCCGCGACCAAAGCCAGGGGCGCAGGCTCGTCATCGACCAGGACTGGGTGTGGTCGTCCTCTGCGTGCCGCGATCAAATACGGTGGCCTGACAGGGTCGTCGATCTCAACCTGGTCTTTTGGCCTCGCATCAACTCGACGCGCTTTATCGACGACGTGCTGCGGTTTGTCAACCATATGGTGTCCAACCACGACGCCCAGTTGTGGACGCGATGCCTCAAGGCCGTGCGCGCCTTTTACGGCCTCGACTAGGCCCGTCACCGTCTGCTCGCCATTCTTTCTCTCTCTCTCTCTCTCTCTTGCAGCCGGTTTTGGTTCTCATTGGCGAAAAGACAGAAAAAATGCTTAAAAAAGGGGGACGAAAAAAAAGGCCAACTATTTTGTTTGGTCATCATCGGCGACGATCGCCGTGACCAAAAAAAAGGACAAGACAAAAAAGGCAGAGAACAGACGGCACCCTACGGCGCGGCACATTTATCGCCGTTGATATAGCCATCACCGCCGTCGCCGCCTTCTCTGGCATTGTTGGCACTGTCGGTGTCGTACAACAATGACCGAGGCACATTGCGTGCGAGCAGGCCGCATTCGAGTGCGCCAATGTCGAGGGCCGCATAGATGGCATGGGTATTGTAGAGGCGCTCCAAGAGGGCGGTTGCGGTCACGAGCATGGCGCGCGCCATGTGCCACCGATCGAGTCGCACGCGCACCCGCTGCGTTAAATAGTCGTCGTCCTCGCGCTTGGACATGGCGGCCCAGTGGCAGCGTTGGTGGTCCCCGCCGGCGATGCCCTCTTCGTACTGGATCCAGGCGCGCGGCGGGGCCGGTCCCTTGCCACGCCCTGTATGGGATGTCTCCCAGTTGCTCTGAAAGTTGGCATCGGCCCGGACGTCCTGGTCGGCACGCTGCGCCCCGACATCGAGCAGGAATCTTGCCAGTGCGAGACCGCCCTTGCAGAATCGCGCGGTCATGGGCGCCAAGCACGGTCCCTCGGCGCTGACCAGCGTATCCCAATCTGTCGCAAGTCCGTCCACGCAGGCCGTCCACCACGACGACCACATGCGTGCTTCATCAACAGGGTGTCGGTTCGTATATCTTTGGGCCAACGGATAAGACAATGCGCCGGCCCAATGATTTCGCGGGGCCACAGTGTGACATGGCGACCGTGCCAGTGTGACAAAGTCGTCTAGGTCTGGCGTCGGGCACTCGTCACCAGTCGCGAGTTTGTAAAAGTGGACCGAGCCATCGCCGAGTACCTTCATCGGCGTACGGTCGGGGTCATCGCCGATGCACAGCGTGGGCCGACCGATAGGACTCGCCGCTAGAATGTGGGGTGCATAGGTTGGCAAGGCTTCAACAATCTGCTCGGCCAGCGCGCGATTGAATCGATCCTCGGCCGAGGCCAGACGTGCGAGGCACTCGTCGGGACGGCCGTCGCAGTCGATGCAAATGTCTATGGCCTCCTTTAACGCCTCCAACGTAGCCCTTTGTCGCGACGCGGGGGTGGCTGCCTGTTTCGGTCCGATGGCAGCAGTGCCGGCCTGTGTGCGCGTCTCCATGGACCGCCGCAATTGTTGTGAATGTGCACGTGCAAATGTGCGCATCTGTGTGCGTGTGTGAACCAAACCTGGCAGCGTGTCCTCATGGGCAATGGCATGATGTTGGCACGAATACGTCGCCGACCAACCAGTGCGATCTCACAGCCGCGTCTCCTTTTTCGGTGCAGCGCCCTGATTGCGCTGCCAAAATCGCATCTTTCGTTCTTTTTTCCTCTCGGACGTTGGCGGCCGGACCCCACCGATTCCCCGTGGTCTCATCTATGTGCATCGTGGTTGGCACGCCTCTATGAGTGGCTCATGCTTTACCTCTTCCTTTTTTCAGTTGACTCGTGTGCGCCTCCATCCGAGGGCGGCCATTGCAACTGGCATCCCACTGCGCAAACCTTGTGGACACCAAAGGAGAAGCACAAACAAAAAAACAAAAGGAGAGCAGAGAACTCACAAAAACCGCCGCCGCCAGCCAGAGAGAAGATGGCCGGAATCGACAACCTGCCGGATGAGTTGTTGGTCGCCGTTGTGCGCGAGATAGAGGCCGTCGAGCGCCACAAATCCGTCGCCCTGCGTCTCGTCTCTAGCCGGTGGCGGTCCATCGTCGACGACGCACGCGGCCCACCCGTCGACCCGTGGGTGCTCGGGCGCTGCGTCGAATTCCTCGTCCAGCGCGGTCGAGCGCCAACGAGCCCCCAAGCGCGATACGAGCCCTTTTCGGCGCCGTGGTCGGTTGTCAGGGTGGCACAAGAGGTCGGCTGCGGTGCCGACATGCTCTGTGGGCCGCTTGCGAGAGCCGACATGGACGCACCGACGTACGCCGACACCGTGGGCGACTGGCCGTTTGACCTGTATTCGTGCATCGCCGACGTCGACCCTCGCCACACGCCGGTCGATGGCGACCGCTCGCCCCATTGGCATGCCCAGTGGGCGCGTCTGGCGGCTGCAGAGCGCTGCCTAGGGTGTCAGGCACCCACACGGGGACCGCGTGACTTTGGGCGCTATTGCGATGCCTGCTTTCTGTGGCGACCACGAGACGACCGACATAGTGTGACGGGCGATCACGTGTGGCTTTTCGGTCAGCACCAGGACGCCTTTCTCGATGACGCCGATGACGACACATGCCCCGGCAGTCGGTGGAAGTGGCTGGGGCGGCTCGCCCGATGTTATCAGGCTGCTGTCGGATCCGGCCGATGCGAGACGCTCTTTCGGCAACCGTGTGGCTACATCATTAAAGAGGCCCTCAATGCGCCCGATGAGACCTTTGTGTACTGTCATCGCATCGGGCTGGGTACGTTCACCCTACGCGATTGCCTGCCTTTGTATTACGAGGTGGACAATCCAAAGCCTTTGGACGTCGTCGCATCGCCGCCGACCTTTGCATTGGACGACAACAGACACAGAGGGTCGCGCTGGGCGGTGTCTTCTTTGGTGCCGACGACGATGGCTGTACCTCTCGACGCGCTCGACTAGATCGTCGCCGTTGGTTGCCTCTTTTTTCCCCGCATAACTGCCAGTAGACAAGTCGATAACTTTTCATAAATCGCGTATGACTTGTTGTTGGTTTGTTTGTGGAGGCGTTTTTTGGCTGTCGCCGAGCATTTGTCCCGAGGCACTACGGTCCGCGTGTCTAGCGAGACCCACACATTCAAGTCGGTTAGGACGGTTGCCACTTGCCGCCAGTTGTGTGCCCGTCTGCCTTTTGGTTCTGTGCCATCACCAATGACAGCGTTGTTGCCGGCATGATTACACCAATACGAAAAAAAAGACAAGGGGCCAGAGACGAAAAAAAGCGAAACAAAAGAGGCCCAAGGCATCCCGGACGACAGCGCACACGCACGCGCCAATGGACGCCACAAATTGCACGACGCATGCCACTGCGTCGACATCGACGACATTGGACACACTCATCGACGAACTCCTGGTCCGCATAGTGGTCCGTCTTCCACACGCCAACGACGTTGGACGGTGCGCGCTGCTCTCGCGACGGTTTGCCGACCTGATCGCGCGCGACCCGGCCCAATTTGTGTGGAAGCGCACCGCCGAGGACATGGCACGGCGCGCCGGGCTCGACGGGCCGTGGCTCGCCTTTGCCGCATCGACCAAGGGCTGGTCGTGGGTTAGGCGGGCACTCGATCAGTGCACTGGGGGTGCGCGCACGATTGGCCTCGTGCGTCACGGTGCCCACGTCGACATGGGCGAGTATCGTGAGGACGGGCAGCACGGCGACTTGATCTCCATTCGCGGCAAACATGGTTGGCGCTTTATCGGGCCGGTAGACGATTCTGACACGGCCCACGCCCACGTGTTTTACGGCAACGGCAACACCTACCGGGGCCAGTTTCGTGCCGGCCAGCCTCATGGTCAGGGCGTGCGCACCCATGCCGCACACCACGGCCTTCTTTCTTCTGTGCGTATCAAGGGCGGCTGGATTGACGGCGTGCAGGACGGCACGGCCGTTATCACCCATGGCTGCACGTGTTCTGGGCCCCCGCCGGCGTATGACCGCAGACCCGACGCTGCCGGTGGCAGCGCGCACGACCAAGACGCTTCCGCACGCGCTGCATTGGCGCCCCACGGTACCGACCCGACGCGGCCTTTTGGCTACGTGGCCACCGAGACGTGGTCCTACGGCGCGCTGACGGGCACCTCGACGCGCGTCTACTGCAACGGCGACCTGATCGAGTGCGAGTGTGGCCACGGCGCCATCACGCCCACGCGCATGGTGCTCAGTCCCTACTGTCCCGATCCTCGCTTCCGCTCGTTTGAGATCCGGTCGCCCGAGTGGCGCCTCGTAACCGTGGAGAGACCGGGCGAGGAGGACCACGGTTCGTTTACGATCGCCTACCCGGACCCCGCGTCGGCGTGGCCTGAAATGTTTTGCGTCTACCGCGACTATTTCGAGGCCGGCTTTTTGCCCGTCGAGGAGCGCGACCGTGCCATCATCGGAGCCATCCTCGCCGAGGCCGCCCTCGCCCTCGACACATGATGCCTGCCCACCTTTTTTCTTTCTTTTGTGTGTGTGTGTGTGCTTTGTTGTCGCTGCCTTTTTTCTATCACTGGCGACACCGCACAGGCGCGTGCTCTCCATACACACAAACAACAGGACAGGCTTTTGGGAGGTAATCGACATGTTTTTCGACTGCCCCCTCACGACCAAATATTTTTTCATGGCATTTGTCTCTTTTGGTCGCAGTGCCATGCCCAAACCGCGGCGTATCGCCAAATGAAAAAAACACAATGATTTTGCAAGTCGGAAAAAAAGGCAGTGCGCGTTGGGCGGTGCGGCGCAACCTCCAAAGCACAGCGACGGAAAAGAAGGGCCACGCACACACTCGCCAACGATCTTTCTTTTTGCACGCTGTCGACTAGATAATTTTTAAAAAAAAAGAGGGGCCAAAGTGGATAGGAGTTTTCTGGGAACTAGTCGTTGTATGCGCTGAAAGCAGTGACGACAGCGCGAGGTGCCGGACAGCCCACGCCCCGGCGCTCGGCCAGAGACCGCAGCAGGCGGTTCCACGGGTCGTGCTCGGGACCTTGGTTTTGCAGCATGCACGCGACGGCCCACGGCGGCGGCCCTTTCCTTGCCGCTCTTGTACGGCGCTTTTCACGGCGGCGGGCGGCCGGTGTCTTTGCAACGTGAGGTCGTCCACAGACCGTGTCGGTGTCGCATCGTTGACGCGCACAAAAAAGACGGCACTTGTGGGGTCGGCATGGGCAGCCGTGGCGGTGCGCATAGGCCACGCAATCGCGGTGTCCGCCCGAAAGGCCGGCCTTCACCGTGGAAACGTCCCACGGACAGCCGCGCTCGTGCGCATAGGCCAAACACTGGGTGTGGCCGTTGGCGGCGGCGGCCGCCGTCGTGCGCCCGTCCCACGCGCACCCGGCCTCGTGCACATAGGCCAGGCACGCCAAATGGCCGCCGCCCGATGCCGCCTCGCACGTGGTCGCGTTCCAGGGGCATCCATTCTCGCGTGCATAAACCAGGCAATCAAAGTGGCCGCCCGCTGCCGCCCCGACACACGTCGTTGCATCCCACGCACAACCGTGGTCGTGGGCATAGGTGAGACAGTCGAGATGTCCATTGGCCGCGGCCGCCGCACAGACGCGCTCGTCCCACGGATAACCATGGGCACGCAGATAGGCCAGACAGTCGACATGACCGCGTGTGGCGGCTTCGACGCAGGCCAAGAAAGGCCGCGCGCCGCAAGCCCTCACGAGACTCGTGTCGAAAACAGACTCAATGTATGCTATAGTATCGATGGCGCCGTGGCGCGCCGCTTGCACCACGGCGTCGGGGGTCGCGGCCCATCCCGACCCAATCAGTTGCCGTAGCGAGGCGACGTCGACGCGCGCTGCGACAGCGCCAGAGACAATGGACGCGTCGTCGAGATCACACTCGTCAGCGAGCCATGTGACGACGGCCGTGTGTCCGGCCCATGCTGCGGCCCGAGCACATTCTTGCGTCGGCCGCAAGAGACCGCGCGCCTGCGCGCCCACGATCCAATCGACGTGACCGCGCATGGCGGCGACTTGCCAGGCGCGCGCATCGACCGTGTGCGCGGCGCCGAGGTCGACGAGCAGCGAGAGGACGTCGGTGCGCCCGCTCCACGCACAGGCCATGCCCACGGCGGGGCTGTCGATGGGGCAACCGGCCAACACGAGGGCAAGGAGCCGTTCCGTTGACGAACCTCGCGCCACGCACCAGGCAAACACACGCGGCGAGGACGGCCACCCGTATTCAAGCAGGCTGACAGCGGCGGCATCGCCGTGCGTCCGGGCCGATTCCTCACAGGCACGCGCGTCGAGAGGGCGAGATCGGGACGGGAACGCCGACGCCGTGGATGATTGTGCCTGCTTGCGCGCATACAAACAGAACACCGTGGGCGATGGTCGCTCGTGCTTGCCAAACCCCGAGGGAAGGCAGTGACCGCGAGAGAGGCGAAAACATGTACGCGCGCGGGCCAACGGGCACACGGGCGCGCACACGACTTTGCACCTGGTCGGCGGCGGGTCGTTGGCGCCGGATGGCAAGCGCGCCATGGGACCGCCTGATCGTTGTTGATGCCTCTCCACCGGCGGCAGACAAGAGGCACCGACGCAACGGCCTCAAAGCACGAGAGGTAGGCAAACACGGCGACCAGCATCTCGTCCGGCAGGTCGTTGATGTGTAGGACAGAGTCGACGTGGGGACGATGCGGGACGACCGCCGGCAGTCCGCACGGGCACTGTCGATGTGTTGTCGACGGCGCTCGTGGATCGTGCGCGCCCCGAGCCAACATGATGGAGCCGATTTTTGGCGAGATGAAAGAATAAAAAAAAAAGAAAAAGCAAACTCGTACGGATGCCTGATGAAATGTTTGTGTAAAAAGTGCGTCGCACGCTGGGACCAAGGCCGATAAAATTTTACTGTTGTTGGTATTACGCTGACAAATGGCCGACGAATGCGAGCCAACATTGCCCACGGCGCCTATTGGCGTAATTAAAAAACAAGAAGAGAAAAAGGGCGACACGCCAGATGATTCGCGAGGAGTCGGTCGACCGACTACGCCCGTCATTCTTTGTGTCTCGTGCCGCCCGAGTGCAGCGTTGCCCGTCTTGACGGCATCGCAATCGTACCGTCGCTGAGGGCTGCAAAATGGATGCCCCATCATAAAAAGGGGGTGCAATTTGTGCCAGCGGAAGACGTGAGAAAGGATCGCGCTTTTTGTTTGGCTTTGTCGCGCGACGGCCACCAGGGGACGGGCAGTTTTCCTTGATGGCATGCCACCAAAAAGCAACCGCGTGCGGCAAAAGAAAGGTGACCCTGCCGATCTGGCGTCAAGTTCCTGGAGAGACCAAATGGGGAGGAGAAAGGTCGTCTTTCGTGCACAGCGTGCAGCCCCGTCTCCACGCGCATTTGTCTGTCGAGGTTTTTTGTTTTCGGCGCTTCTGTGTCGTCGGCGCGGGCGGCACAAATGCACTTTAGTGGCGCCACCGTGCTGGGCTTCTTGGGCCTTGCTGTTGGGCGGCATCATCGGCACAGGCGGCCACGCTACGACACCCCCAAGAGGCGCCATAGGAAAAAAAACCATCATTGCATTCGCATATATGTAATCATAATACTGTTTACTACAAAAACTTTGAAATGGGTATCCCTGTATATCCCTGCGGCATCCGGTAGAGTGACTCGTGATGGCCGCTGAGGCGGTCGACGAAATCCCCGACTGGCCCAATGCACTGGAGGTCGTCCCAGAGCACATTGTCGGCCACCCATTGTGGTCCGCCGACCATGGTCACTTGGACGTTGCGCCTCTTGTCATCGCTGTCGGTAGCCGGCCGGCTATCGAATGCGTTATAGGACCGCTGGCTGTAGACGACGATGCCCGCCACTTGCGCCATCTCGGCCGAATACCAACCACAGTTGCCGCCGGCGAGCAGACACGCGGTAATACACTTGACATTGTCATCGAGTCGAGGCCGTCCAGCGCGCCCGACGACTGGCACAAACGCCTCGAAATGGGTGATCCGTTCGACGAGTATGGATCGCACCACATCGCGCTGCGCGAGCGACAGTGCGCGTTGTAAAGGGCGGGCCGATTCGATCAAAGGCGGCGGCGCGGCGGCAGTCGTGGTCGAATTTTGGTCATAGGTCGGAAGCGATGTAGTCGGTGTGCCAGTTTCGATGACGGCCTCGGTGCGCTCGACGTAAGGGGTGATCGTTGTCAGACTGTGGGGACGTGCGGTTCCGTCGCATACCCCGCTCGTCGACTCGACAGACCTAGTCTCTGCGGCGTCGCGGTGGTCATGGCGGACACGATGGTTGCAGGCGCGAAGCGATGTTGCGATGACGACGACAAGGAGCGCGACGTTGCAAACAAACAGCCAACGGCCTGTTTGCAATGTCTTGCACATGTAGGTGTGCCTGCGCTTCCGCGGCGTGGTGGCTGGAAGCGGGAGCACGCCGCCGTCTCTCGACTCGACGTCCATCGGCACGTAGATTATCGTGTGTTGCATGTCGGAAAAAGAAGGAGATGCCGATATGAATGGTGCGGGACGTGCGCGCGTCCGTGTTGCTGTTCGAGGCTGGTGGCGAGTTGCGTGTACAGTTTTTTTGCCGTTTTTATGCGCACCGTTCATACACCGCGAAATTGCGCAAGGCCGTGTTTGATTGGACAATTGTAACGGCGCCGGGATTAGGCCAGCGTTGATTCGTCCGTGCTCTGGCACATGGCGTGCGCAAATTCCAGTGTGGCCCGGTCGAAGAGGCGCGCCATGCGTGCCGCTGGCCTCTGGCACAAGTCGGCGGGCGACAAGGCCGACCTATTTTTTCTTTTTATTCTTTTATCGAGCAGAGCACAAGATGGCGCATGAAAAATCCCTGCATTTTTTCAATCCACACGACATGCGCCAGTTTACACGACGAGGAAAGACGCACAAGGGGCCAAACAAGACCCAGGCACCACGTTCCCATTCCCCCACCCCCCCCCTCCGAAACATGTGCAGTGCGCGAGAAGAAGACCGACGTCCCGCGACTTGTTGCGCAGCCACGCAAGGCAGAGGATGCACGTCGTCTGGGATGGACGTAACCTTTCTGCGCGACGCACAAATGCTACTGGGCTAAAAAGACCCCGACGGTGTTCGACGGTCAGCGCCAGAGGGGTCCGTGCTTTTGCCCGCCTTTGTGCCTGAACCTGGCGCCAGATTTGTGTAATTAAAAAAAAATAAAAGTGCCAACAAAGCAGGGCGACGACCGCCAAACCGACAACCCAGAAAAAGGAAAACAAAACAAAATTCGATTGTATGCGAGAGGCGTTGATTTGTTCTGGCGAATGAGACAACCACCACGTGCCAACTGCGCGACACCTATTGGTCAATTTTTCTTTTCATGTGTAGGGGTGTGTGTGTGCGTGCATGACAAAAGGGCGTCCTCGGCAAAATCTTTGAACAAGCCCGAAGCGCGTCCCAGACAAACATTTGGAACATGATCGCGTGCGCTGCGCAGACTGTGGGCGTCAAGAGGTCGGCCGCCGCGGCCTCTGGGACGCAACAGCAGATAGAGGCATGCACGACCGAACCAGCGCCGCATGTGCGCAGCAGTGACCGCCTGGTACAATCGGGCACGCGCCACACCGATGCGGCCATTGAGGCCCACCCGACCAGCGCCGTTTGCGATTCGCCTCGTGTCGCGCGCACGCGTGTCGAGAACCATGCAGAAAGTGGCACTACGTCGTACGGCGACGCCATCGGCCCCGACTTGCAGTACCAAGTCATGAAGATACTGTTTCGAGACGACCCGCTCGACGCCTTGCGTTATGCGACGTTGGATCGGCAGCACTGGGCTATCCTTGAATCGATCAAGTCGACGATCGTGCGCACAAGCGCGCTCATCTCCGCCGACGTCCCCATCACCGCCCGTCGCCTTTTGGCTGCCAACGTCGGTCTCGCACGGGGCCTCGCCGGTGGCTCATCGCCGCAAGACTGGGAGGCGGCCGTGGCCGCCAGTCTCATGGAGGGCTTTGTGCGGTTCCTCTTTACCGGCGGCTGCGTGACACTTGCGGCTGCACGCACGCAACGCGAGAGCGTCGCCCATGCCCGCTACACCGAGTACGACACCACCCATGCCGGCGACGCAGTCACTGCCATTTTGGACGGAATGACGCTGGAGGGGCGCGTCCCATCGCTCTACGAGTGGATCATGCAGGGCAGTTTCGGCGCCTTTCTCGCCAAGCGCCGCCAGTCACGGTTTCGGACCCTGCTCTCGGCGCGTGGTGTATGCCGAGGGTATTTCAACCGACACGACTGTCGAACATACCTCTTGCACCTAGATGCCGTCGGCGTACGTGTGGGCAATCATCCACGACGGCCGTGGACGGGCACCGGCGGCCACGGCCTCTCTACCGAAGACCGTGCGCTGCAGCCCATCCTCTTCTTTCCCCAGACGTACGGGCGCATCTTTCCCGACGCGATCGACTGTGCCGAGCGCCCACTCACATGGCGCGACAAGGCGTCGGGCGAGACGCGGACGGCGCCGATCGACTCACCCGACGCCGAAGCCACTATCCGCGATTATCTGGACAGCATGGTGCGCCAACATACGGTCGGCCCCTGTGCGCGGATCCAGGCCACCGGCGACCTCGCTGTGCCGACCTTTTCCGACTTTTTCCCCGGCGCCATCTACCTAGCCGACGTGGTGCCCGATGTGGCCCTGATGATGGACTTGCGGTCGCCGCGCATCGAGCGCCTCCTTGGTCAACAATTTAGATACTAGTATAAAACGGCCTTGGGTTTTTTTCAAAAGGGAATCATCAAGGAGACACGGGTCAATCACGGAAGGGGGAAAAAAGGCTGGTGATGGGGAAAGGCGGAGGACAGCGCACAGGCGCCGCGATTGCGCCAACCTAGCAGCAGCATGCGATCATATCCCTCTGGTTGGCGACATGGCAAAAGGTCACGACCTCATACTATTATTTGTCGTTTTTTAGTTATTCACATTGAAACAAAAGGAGAAACACAAGATCACGTGGACCGCGCGATGTCTCTTGTTTGCAAGATTTTTTTAATTATTCTTCCTGCGTTGTGTTTGCCTTCCCTGTCAACAACTGCTGCCATTTTTGTTCCTTGCGAACGGCCTCGATGATCGTGTCTAGGTTGATGGCCTGGCTTTCGAGCAGCAAGAGTTGTGGTGTGATCTCGTCGATGGGCATGCACGTCACAAACTTGATGCACACCGAACCGGGCATGCGCAGTTTGTGCCCGTCGTAGGTACGCAAATGGTCGATGTCAACGTCATCGCAGTTTTCAACCACGGCCAGTTGTTCGCGCGTCACGATGTAGGATTGGTTGTAGCGAAGAAGGGTGTAGGATTGGTCGTGGCAGAGGTGACCCGACACCTCGAATTGCGCAATATAGTGCGTCGCGACAGCGGCGTCGACTGCCTGGGCCAATGGAGGAGCCGTAAGAGTGGTCGACATGTCTTGCGGTGCGTGTATACTGCGGAGCGGCGGCGCCTGGCGTGACCAACGAGGATGACGGCGTGCAGTGGTAGGCACGACAGAGAATAAGAATTGCAGTATTTTGTTTGCCTTTCCATTTATCTAGTGTGACCCTTTCCTTTTTTGTCCACTATACGAAAGGACCTGTCGCATCACAGCAATCCAAGGCATTCCAAAGAGCAAACCAATAACAAATTGTCGACCAAAAACTCCAAAAAAGTGTTGGTCGACAGGGCTAAACAAAAGAGTGGAGCGGCAGCGCAAATCGTCAATCCACCGACAGCACGACAACGTAGCAAGAAAAAAGACATGTCGACCAAGCGCGCCCGAGCATCCGAGCCCGTCGACACCGCACCGGCGGCCAAGAAATCGTGCCTCCGCGATTATGACGAAAAGACGATGACGCGCATGGCCAAACGGGGCGACCTCGACGGCATCAAAAAGGTTCTTGACGACGTCGGCCACATCCCTTGGCACGGCATCGTCCAGTACAAGGCGGCGGCGCACGGTCACCTGCCCATCCTCCAATTGATCTACGACAAGTATGTCAAGGGGACGCGTGGGAGCACGTGCTTTCGCGACGAAGACGAGATGCACGCCGCCCTCTGCGGTGGTGACGACGACACGATTCGGTGGATGTGCCGGCACTATCGAGAACTGTTTTGCCTCGTCGATGCCGACGACCATGACGCCGACGAAAACGACACCATTGGACCCAACGACATTGGCCGGGCACACGGGAGCGCCCAGTCGTGGCTCACCAGCGCCAAACGGTGGGATCTTTCACGGTGGGCCTATACAAAACTCGGATTCGACTACGACGAGATTTCGATGCTCAACATCATTGTTGGGGACAACGTGGACATGGTGTGCTTTGCCGTTGAGCATGGCGGCAGAGTCGAGGGGACGGCGGTGCTTGACTTCTTGGAGCCAAGGTATCTCAGAACGGTCCAAGAGTACAAGAGGCTTGCCAGCACAGATGTATGATTTCCGCATTGTTTGCTATACACAATAAAAAAATATTTTTTTCTGAACAAGACGCCGTTTTTTGTATGCATTTTTGACGTGAAAGGGGGAGGGCAGGGAAGTAATCAGGCGGCACAGACGCCGTCGGACATCAAGGTGTGAGGAGGTTAAAAATGGCTGCGTTGTCCACAGCCACCAATTTGGTGTCCGGACCACAACGCCATACACTGGCGATGGCGACGTGACGATGCCCTTTTTTTTTCTGGCCTGGGTAAAAAGCCCCCAGAAGAAAGACGCAAAGAATACAGTTTTTTACACAAAAGTGCGCCGGCGGCTGCTTTGCACTTGTCTTTTTGGTAGGTCATGGCGAAGGCGGACGAGCCGCGAGGCCATTCCGCACGCGCACCCCATTTTTGCGATTGTCACGGCTGCCGGGCTCGCACTGCGCAATGCTGTGATTGGCCAAAGCGAATTTGTCAAAAAATCGAAAAGAGGTTTGGCCAATCGTCGCATTTACATTGGCAATAGAAAAAAGTCGCGTCTGTGTGTTGGGCCGCATACATAAATCGCTCGACCCCAAAAAACGTCGTGAAACAACGGCATCGCCACCCTTTTAAACCCGACAACTACACCATGGGCGCCAAGGAGAGCAGGACATCGGCGACAAGGCACGTCTGCATGGCGCAGGACGGGGAGATCTATGGGAAAGAGTGCTCCTACTGCAACGACAAGGCCTACGAGTACATCGTGGCCAACGACGACAGCGGGCGTTCCTTCTACCGCTGTGAGGACTGCTGGCGACGCCATCCTGACTGGTACTACCAGGGCTACACGTGGACGTGTCCCACCGACGGGTGCAAAACATGTGGCGCGCGGACGCGCCCAAACACGGACGAAAATGGCGCAACCCTGCGCCTCGTTGGCGAAGCGCTGCTCATCGGCGTCGCCAAGTTAATCTGAATGGACAACTACCCTCGCTCCTTTGTCGAACTGCGGCCGTTCGACCTCCCTTTTTGCTTTGCGATGAGACGGCACGAAAATAAAAAAAAGAATCAAGAAAAAAGTGGCAAACAAGGATGCCAAAAAGAGCGCTTGTCCGGCGGCAGTCACGCCTCGCGCTCGCTCGTGGCGAAAACTCCTTTTCTAAATGTACCGATGGCAGGCCAAACACTGCAAACAGTATATGAAAATCAATTGGCCTGGTTGTACAGGGATGTTGGCCGTTGGCAATCATAGGCCACAGCCCAGCGCGCGCTAGCCAATATCAAATCATCAGAGGAGGCCAAAGCAAAGACAAACCGGGGCTCGTTCATTGGTTTTGTTACGCGAGCGACGCGCAACATCCGCAAAGAAAGCGAGACAAAAAAGAGCCAAAGACGGGCACAACTTTTGCTGCAAGCCTCGGCACACATTTTTCGCGCAATGCAGATGACGACGCGTGCGAGACCATTGGATACGCTGCCCCAAGAGACGCTCTGGGCTGTCTGGGACCACTGCACCTTTTTCGACCTCGTGCGTCTCAGTCGCGTGTCGACGTTCTTTGAAGTGTCGGTCTTTGCATTTGTCGCCGAGAGGCGTCTGGGTGCCGACGCGGGCGTCCGGGTCAGATCGGGCAAAGGCGTCGTGCAACTCTTGACCTGGTGGCTCCACATGGCACGCCGCGCCGCCGCCACAAACGAAAGCGACACTGACAATGACGGCGGCGATAATGATGGTACCAGACCCAAGTCAGACTATGCAATAGTCGTCGAATGTTGGGATGTCATCCAGCGCGGTGCCGTTCATGCGTGGGCAAGACGATTCGGTTGCGCCAGCGAGCGTGCGGCCTATGCACACTTTCGGCCCCAGCACGTATACACATGCAACTGCGGCCTCGTCTCGCCACTGTCGGCGCTCGCGTGGAGCGCGTCTCATTATGACACGGGCTACGCGAGGGCCAAGTGCAAACAATGTCGCTCCGTTGTGACCGCGTCTTACATGTCGGACCTCGACGAGTTGCCCGCCGGCGACGGCGACCCTGCATGGACCCCAACGCACAATGCCGTCGTCCTGACCGCCGACCCGCGCCAGATGCCCCTTTCTGTGGGGCCGTCGGTGTCGGGCCACCACCGACCCGGCGGGCGCGCCAAGTGGGCCGAAAAGAACCGCGCGCCCGCCGACGACGCCAAGACCGACGACCAGATCAAGGCCTGGGTGGCCTATGCCTTTGGCCGCTCGGCGCGGTGGCTCCCTCTGGATGTGTTTGTGTGCGCCACGCGCGCCGACAGGCTCTTTTCGGTCGACCACATCTCGGGCCTGCGCCACACGCCTCGACCGAGCCGAGGGGACCCGTGAGAGGGTCAATTTTTTGGCGACCATATCACCCTCTCGCTCTCTCAAGAGAGAACAAGGTTGCCCCACTTTGCCGTCGCGTGTTTGCGTGCACGCTGCAAAACTGCCCGTCGGTTGCCATGGGGCGTTGCAAGAAAAGATGTGGCCTTGCGGCCATCATACTCTGATTAGAGGGAGAGAGAGAGAGAGCGCGCGCGGGCCACAGTAGCAAAAGTGCACGGCCCCACAAATCTTTTTTTTTTCCGAGCACGCGAGGATGTGTAGACCAAGACACATGGAAAAGGACTTGCGCGTGTGGGTTCCTCGGCGAAAAAAAAAAGACGATCGCATTTACCGCCGCAACACCGATCGTACACATTTTTTTGTTTTTTTTTGGTAGTTTCTCGCCCTTTGTTCGGGTACACCAAGGTCGCGGCCGTGGTTACCTCTCGAATGTCATGTGGTCCACAAGCCACGAGAAGGCGTCAAACCCTTTCTTCCCACTCCAGCGGGCTCCTTTGGCGACGGCCCAGTCGACAATGTGCGTGTGCTCATTTGCGGCAGCCCATTCGCAGACGTCGTCCGCAATCGATCCGCTTCGCGCGTATAGCCATTCGAGTGTTTCGAGTTGTCCCGTGGCTGCTGCCGATGTCTGGCAGAGGGCGCTTTCCAACGGGCAGCCGTTGGCGAGGGCCCACTCGATCACACTTATGTGCCCGCGCGCACTGGCCTCGGCGCACGTGTGCGCGTCCCAGGCGCAGCCGATCGAGCGCAGCCACTGCACGATATGGAGATGACCGGCACCGGCAGCCCGGCGGCACGTCTCGGCGCCGTACGGGCACCCTTGCTCGATGGCCCGCTTGAGATCGGTCTCGTAGCCGCTGGCGGCAAGGGCGACCGATGTGGCCTCGTGCCATGGACAGCCGTGAGCCTTTGCCCACCACATCAAGTTTAGGTGACCACGGCGCGCTGCGGCCGCGCATGTGCGCGCATCCCATGGACACCCGTGGTCGCGCAACCATTCAAGGGTAGAGAGGTGGCCGCCCTTGGCGGCCGCAGCGCACATCTCTAGCGACAACAGGTCTGCCGATTGGTCCCGATTGCGTGCCACAGCCCACTCAATGACGTGGATGTGCCCTCTCGATGCGGCGCCACGAATGACATCGTTGATTTGCAATAACTCGCCGTGAGAGACCACCCACTCGATTATATCGATTCGGCCGCTCTCGGCGGCGGCCTTGCAGGTCTTGTGCGGCCGTACGCCTCGGTCGTGGAGCCATTGGACCACATGACAGTGGCCGTTTTTGGCGGCACTATTCATTGTTTTAAAGTCGCACGGACAGCCCAAAGACGCGGCCCACGACAGGAGGTTTAGATCGCCCCGACGCGCCGCCTCGGCGCAGACGCGCGCGTCCCACGGGCAGCCCATCGATCTCGCCCAGCGCAAGAGGTCGGTTTGACCGCGTGCGGCCAGCGTCGAGGCATAGCATCGCGGAATGCGCCGGCGGCCATGTCCACGAGGCTGCAACAGGTCGCGCCAAAGGCGACACACAAAGGCGGCCGGGACCTTGTCCTCGACAGCGTCGAGAATCATCGACGTGATCTCTGCAGGAAGAGGCCACGCCGCGCTCATTTCGTTGGGGGTCGCGGTTGTCATTTCGACCGCGAGAGGCAACACGCCCATCGGCTCAGACTCGCCGCCGATCATACTTTTTTTCTAGCGCCGGCCAACGGGCGACAATGGGATTTGGCCGCGGGCGCCGCTGCGCGTACAAAGAAAAAAAGATGGGTCCATTGAGGAAAAAAACGAAAAAGGCACAGTCGAGCGCAAAGTCTGTTGGCTGGGCCTCTCTTCTCTCCTGTCCTGGTGGTCGCCCATTTTTTGCATTGGTTCTTGCAGACACCGTATTTCTTACCCCTGTGTGTTTTCAGTGCAGTGATACCGCTGCGACGGCATTGGTGGGTGACAAAATGCGACCGCCATTTATGCCGACCCCCGCCGCGTCGCCGAGCCTCGTGACTCTGGCGACGCGACATGGAGTGTGAATATGAGGCGCCGCGATCCGACCCCGACTTTCCCTTTGACCGCCTGTCCGATGAGGTCGTTCTCTACATTTTGCGAGAGACAGACGCGCGAACCCTGGGCGCATGGGCGCTCACATCGAGGCGACATCGGAGGTTGGCCCTGGACGACTCGATCTGGCGCCACTTGTGCGAGGCGCACTTTGGACCATCGCCGTTTGAACCGCCCCTGCCGGACCATGTCGACTGGCGCTGGAGGTATCGCGTGCAGTATCACCGAGCGCGGCCGACCGGCGCCGACGTTGGCACTGTGCAGAGGAAGGGCGGCTACTACACCTTTTGGGGTGACGTGCTCGACGGCCAGCCACACGGCTTTGGTATCGAGATAAAATGCATGTGCCCGGCCAGTGTCAGAATCGACGTGGAAAGGAGCCTCTCGTTACTAGAGCGACTGGACGCGTGCGTCGGACGCGTCCAGGGCAATTGGCTCCGGGGCAAACTCGACGGCGCAGCCATCGAGACGCTCATTGATGGCTCAAAGATGGAGCGTTGCTGGCACCGCGGCAGGTCCGATTCCCACGGCACCCTGACGTATCCTTCGGGCGCGCGCTACCAGGGTGCTTTCTGGCACACTGAACCGCACGGACGCGGCACGCTCACGCTACGTGGAGGCGCATCGATCGACCGCGAATGGCACCGCGCAGACTCGATCGAAACCTTTTCCAGTGGACACGCCCGCGTCTACTTTGCAGGCGAGCAGGTGCCGCGTGTCGGGATCTACATGTGGCCCGACGGTTCGCGCTACGACGGCGAGTTTGAGCGAGGAAAAAGCCATGGCTATGGCACAGTCGTCCACGCCAGCGGCACCATCTACGAGGGCGAATGGCGCGACGACAAGGAACACGGCCACGGGACCGTGATCTACCGCGACGGCAACCGTTACGAGGGCAATTGGGCCTACGGCATGCGTGACGGTTACGGCACATTTACGTGGGCATCGGGCCAAGTCTACAAGGGCCACTCCATCGGGGCAACCCACGGCACAGGCGCGATGTCTTTTGCGGACGGGGACGTGTACGAGGGGTCCTACAGCGAGGGGCGACGTTGGGGCCGTGGCACCATGTCCTATACCGACGGTTCGCGCCTCTCGGCCATTTGGGACGACACGGCGTGCGCCGATGCCAGAGTCGTCCTTCACCGCGCCGGCACCGGGTCCTGTTCCCCTGGGAGCGATCCGTGCCGCGCATGTGTCGCGCTGGCCGCCGGTCATTCGAAATAGGCTTGCAGTGCCGTTGTGCGCGTGTGTGCTTGTGTGTTTTTTGGACGGCGCCGCGACTTGCGCGCCCTGCTTGTACTCCCTTTTTTTCAGTGAGCGAAAAAGGAATAGTAGGAAAATAAGCACGTGCCTGCCCCATATTTTCATTGTATTTTTTCTTTTATTTTCTTAAACATGAATACAAGAGAAATGACACGAGCGCGGGGTTGCCAAAGACTGCCGGTTGGGTCGTCTCCTTGGAGCACGCGTCATCAGAACACGCCGCAGCAAATGCCACACTGCAGAGAAGGCAAAAGAAACGGGATCCAAAGCCCAGGCCGCGCCTTTTTTTCGGCCTCGCGCCGGCCCGGCCAGATTTTGGCTGGTGTGAGAAAAAAAGCACGTGGCGCAACAAGGGCCGAGCCAAGCGGGTCTGCGCTGCAACACAAGCAAAGGTCCGCAGCACGGATCACGGTAATATGCTCGTCAGGGAAAAAAAAGAATACGAAAACAGGCCAAAAAAAGCGACGAATGACAGCATTTTTTTATTGAATTGTTTTCGACGATTTTCGTGTTTGTATTGTTGGAATTGGTGGCTGCTGGGACGCCGAAAGATGGCGTAAGGCACCCGACAAGGGCTTGAAATTATTTTTTTTTTCGTATGTGCGCGCTCGGCCTCTCTGTACCGTTGCACACAAGAATGGAGCACGACCACGAGGTGGCAGAGCCAACGTTCGACAACCATTTCGACCGTCTGCCCGATGAGGTGATCCTCCACGCGCTCATGTACGTCGCCGACGCGAGGTCGTTGGCGGCGTGGTCGGCCACGTCGGGGCGACACCAGCGACTGGCCCTGGACAACTTGATCTGGCGCCGGCTATACGAGACGCACTTTGGGACGTCCCTGTTTGAGCCGCCTCTACCGCCTCATGTCAACTGGCACTGGATGTATCAGGCGCAGAGTCGTCCGGCGAGACCCACAGGCATCGACGTTGGCACACTGTTCTTGGCAGACGGCGATCGCGTCTATTGGGGAGATGTCGTCAACGGTCTCCCGCATGGATTCGGTCTGTGCATCAATGGGTTGCCTCCAGTACGCGATGGTCCTCCGTCAAAGCCAACGGCGGCCGGCGGCCGGCTTGCGTACCTCACCCAGTGCCATTGGGTACACGGCCAAATGCATGGGATTGCCGTCGAGACTGCCACCGACGGCACCAGGGTCGAGCGTCGTTGGAACAATGGGACAAGCGAGGACCATGGCACGATCGCCTATGTCTCGGGTGCGCGGTACCGGGGCGCGCTCGCCAGTTCGCTGCCACACGGGCACGGCGTGCTCACACTGCCCAACGGATCGACGGTCGAGCGCAAATGGCACTACCTTGATCGAATCGAGCCATTTGCCAACGGCGATACCAATATTGCATTTAGAAAGAAAAAGGGCAGGCCGCACGCCGGTATCTACATGTGGGCCGACGGCACGCGCTACGAGGGCGAGCGCGACGAGGGCGGGCGCAAACACGGCCGTGGGGTCATGATCTACGCGAGCGGCGCCATTTACGAGGGCGCGTGGCGCATCGGCAAAAGGCACGGCCGCGGGGTGATGATCTACGACGACGGCGATCGGTACGAAGGCGACTGGTGTGACGACATGCGTGGCGGCCACGGCACCTTTACGTGGTCGTCGGGTCAGGTCTACGAGGGCAGCTACCAACAGGGCTGGCGCCACGGGCCCGGCGTGGTCCAATGCGCAAACGGCGACACGTTTGACAGGTTCTACCACGAGGGCAAGCGTCGCGGCCGCGGCACAGTATCCTTTGTGGATGGCTCACGCCTCTCGTCGCTTTGTGATGACTGGACGCACACCAACGACGCCGTCGTCACGCATCGGGCCGGCGACGGTCCTTGCCGCCCAAGCAGTCCGTGCCGTGCGTGCGCGGCATTGTCTGACGCCCGTTTGAAATGACGCCATTCACATTCGTTGTTTCGGGTTTTGCAGCGGCTTGCTTTTTGTTTTGGCCGCCCACAAAAAGAACGAAAAGGTGTTTCTTTGAACATCATCATTTGTGCTTTCCTTGTTGGAAGTTGCTGTCTGTGTGTTTTTTTCTTTTGGCAGACCTGCAAAAGGGCCAAGAAAAAGGCTACAAGAATTCCAGCGTCGACCAAAAGGGCGTGGACGGTTCGCTAGAGTCTTCAAGATCGCAATCGTCGTCGACGTCGTCGCCGTCCACGACAGAAGGGGGCCGGTACCGACAAAAGGTGTAGACTGGCGGTTCGGATTGTTGCGGCTTGATGCCGTTAAAGACGTCAGTCGCCGTGTAGGGATCTGATAGGACGTGAGGATCGACGTCGAGACCGCCGCGCACAACACCGAGCGCGATCATGGCTTGGTGGCTCGCGCACACATTGCCCTCGTCTTCAAAGAGCGCCCCGAGGGCATTGGCGCGCATGGCGAGGTCGGTCGCCTTTCCCACCAGAGGCCCGTCACCCGGCCCGTGCAGTCGGCCATAGATTGATGCAAAAGCCGATTCCGTGTGGGCGCGCATTTCGATGGGTGTCGCACGTGCAAACTGGAGGCGCTGGTCGTGGGCACCCACCACGTTAATGTGGAACCATTGGCCCTTTTCCTTGTCACTCGGGAACGGCGGCCTGTCAGTGGCCTCCCACGCCACGCGTACGGCTTGTCCGGCGCCCATCGAGGCTGATCGTGCGAGTGCCGTGGGCATCAAGTGTTGGCACAGCCATTCGGGTCGCCTTTCCTGCGCCTCCGTAGGTTGTACACCCCAGTAGCGGGCTACGTCCAGTAGGCGGGCGGCGTCGTCGACGGTGCCGTCTTTGGCGCGTCGACTCGTACAGGCTCGCTGCCATATGGCCACGGCGAGCGGGGCAGCGACGTCGTCGGGCAGGTCGACCAGAGGCACGCGCCACGACGATTCGACAATCCTCACTTGTGCCGTTTGCAAGAGCGAGAGCGGGCCGGTGCCATCGCTGCGCAGCATGCCGACATCCGCCGGCGGTCGATGGCCGCGCAGCGATTTCGCGCCGAGCGGGTCGGTGCGTCCATAGCGCGGCGCGTTGGCGCCGACAGTCTGGGCGGCCTCGTAGGCGGCGATCGCGCCCAATGCCGCCGCCAGTTGAGCCTCGGTGAGCCAGACCGTGGCGACCTCTTGTTTGTCGTGTCGCCAGTCCTCGTACTTGTGAGTGGCATCATAGGCCGGCCACAGAGCGGCATAGACTTGTGGGGGCAATCGTACTGGATGGGTGGGCGAGAGGCAACGGGCGATGGCGTCGACGATTACACCGGGCGGGCCACGTCGACGGTCGCCGATCCTGTGCACCACCATGGTATTCCAACGCACAAACAGATCGCACAACAGTGTTGGCACGAGGTCGGCATAGGGTCGCAGGCCAGGTCCGACGGCGTCGACGTCGACGCCCGAGGCACGATCGGCAGAGCGCTTGTAAAAGTGGATTTTGGCCACTAGGCGCGACGACTCGCCGCCGTCTGAATCAAAGCGCACCGCAAAGAGGGCCGTAATCTCTTGCGGCGCCTTGGATGTGACGACGAGATATAATGCCTGGGATTCTGCAGCGCCAGCGGCAAGGGGTCGTTGCAGGTGGTCGGGTATGGGCCAACCGTCAAACATGCGCCCGATGGCAATCGCACGGGTCCGCGCGTGGAGACGCGCGCGCTGTTTCCGCTGTGCGTCGGCGAGGTTGGCCAAGAGTGTGGCGAGGTCGTCTGCGTCGAGATCCCACACCGACACAGGTAGAGGCGACGGGGGCTCGCAGGGCGGCTGCAGGGCGTGCACCATGTCCAACGCAAGGTTGCGCACGTTGGCGGTTCCCTTGTGCGGCTTGCCGTCGACCTTTCTGCGCAGGTAGGCGCATGCTGCCTCGCACGCCGCGGGCCGGGTGGCCAAGGCCGACCACATCCTAGCGGCGGGATCGCGCACATTGCGTAAAATGCCAGCCCAGTCGACAGCGTGATCCTCTTTCTCAATTGTCTTTGTGTGTGGCGACGCCGGCACCAAAGCAGGGGACCACTCGTTGTCGTCGCCGTCGCTGCTGTCAGACGGCTCTGATTCGAGATCGCTGGACGATGACCATAGATCGACGTCCTGCATGGCGGGTCTCTTGGTCGTTGGCTTTTTTGCGCTGCGGGCGTTGTTTGTCCCTCTTTTCTGTCGGGATTTTTTTTGTCAGCATTCTATTGGCTTTTGTGAAAGTGCGACCATACGCCTATTGGGCGTGTCCACTGCAGATGTCGGCACAATTCTGCGACAAAAAAGGACAAGCCCGCGCATCAGCCAACTATCCCGGGCAGTGCTTGCGGGTCGGTTAACCGTCGACTAATCTACACCGAATTGCCCAATAATAAATCGTCTAGATCAAACAATCCGCCTAAAATCCCCGATTTTAGTCGTCGGTTAACCGATCCGCAAGCATTGATCATGAGGTCGCACGGGAGGCGTGGGTCTCAACCGCCGACCACGCGCCACCGGCAGTCTTTGCGCCGTGCTCGAAAAAAGGAGGAAAAAATACACACAGGGCGACTGCGCAACAAAGAGCGGCAAAGCGATGGGGGACAAGACAAAATCTATTGTCCTTTTTGAACGACTGGCCAATGGGGTTGTCTTTCCAGTGTTGCCGCCGGCAGATGGCATTGAATTCGTCGGCGCACAGTAGTCGCGCATGCCAAGGCGATGTCGGCAATTGGCCTTGGGCGACCCGTTGTTATGGCATCACGCCCGCGACTTGTGCTTTTGGCACGTTGCTCTTTGTGCCAGCATCGCGCGTCCGCTGGCATTGGGCCCACCACGCCCAAAGTCGGCCAACACATTGCAGGCACAAAGACGTTGGGACCTTGAAAGTGTGCGTGCTCTGGGGCGTCTGCCAGAGTATTGCATCCAACAAAAGGCCGCACGACTTGCGGGAGGGGGTCGACTTGTCGATCAAGGGACCGCGCAAGGCTGGTGCTGGGCACAACGGCCAAATCTCCGAGTTTGCCCCGGTGTTTGCTGTTGTGCCCGCTATTCAAAGAAAAAACTTTAATCCTGGTTGCGAGCCGTTTATGGAGCCGCTTGCCCAGCGTCGCGAGTGCCTGGCGACTTTTTGGAGGCTCACGCGCAATCTGTTTTTCGCGCCTGTCGGGCGACGGCGGCATCGTCATTTTGCCATTTCTTCATCAAAAAATACCCATCAACGAGAATCGGTCCAATGGCGAGAGGACCACAGTGTCCAATCCGACAACACGGAGAAATGCGCGCACGGTTATAAATTGCGACAGACGCGCGCAAAGGATACAACCGCCTCGACTTGATCACGCACGCCCAACAAACCCAATCTATGTATCGCCCATCGCCTGCATCTTGTATTCTTTCCTGTGCCGTCCATACGCGCGTCTAATATGGCGTGCACACAGGGAACTCGAAGAGCGCCTCCAAGTCTTGTGGGTGAATGAGGACCGCATGCTTCATGTGCCGCTGCCCTGTGCCGACATGCCCAGCCTCAAGTGCGCCGACCTCTCTCCTCTTTTTGTCGCACTCTTCTTGCATTGTCTGTCTGTGGCTTTCCCCAACCACGTCCCATTTTTCCGCTGGTCAGGAAGGCGCTGGCTGAACAGGCGTGTATTAATGGACACGAGAGCCTGATCCAACTGTGCATGGGCGACACCGACATGACGTACGAGAGGGCCAAGACGCTCGACTACTTTCTTGCGACGGACGAACCCTGGTTTGCACGCACACCAGTCGAGGTATCCATTGCTGGGTTCATCTCGCACACTGGTCAAAGACTGGCGGACAGCGACATGCCGCAAGTCAACGTGCGCTGCACCCAACCCTCGTGCCGAATCAAAAATATGATGTGTGGCTAACGAACAATGCATGACATACTAGACCAAGGCCATGGTGCGCGCAGGGTCCAACTATTACGCCATCAAAAGTGCGCTCAAGCGCGAGGGCCTGGACATGGATGGCCATCGACTGGCGACGGCCGACGGCGCGCGCCTTTCCCACCTGCGCAATGTCGAATCGCTCACGTATTTTTTCACCGCTTTTTCGGCTTTTCCGATTTCTTCGGGCACTTGTCGTCGTGGTCTCTCATTGCATTTGTTCTCGTAGGGTGGCGACGACCAAACTGGGTCTTTATCTCAGAGTCAAAGGCCAGGCGATCAAGATCACTGTCGCCAGTCCGCCAGGTACATCAATCTTGCATTTTTTCTTTTTTTTGTAAATAAATGTGCTCGGAAAAAAAGTGGGTTGATGAATTGTCGACCGAGTAGGATTTGCCAAGTCGGGCAAGGCGACCAGCATGTCGCTGACACCTAGAGAAGATTCGACCGTCGCCTCTGTCAAGTCTCGCATTTGTTCGCAATTATGTATGGGACAGCAAAATGTGCGGCTCCTCTACAGCGGGGTTCCGTTGGGAGGATCTGGCGCGGCCGCCATCGAGGTACACCGTGTTTTCTTTCTCCCGATGCACGCAAATGTTTACATTACCGTGAAAGGACGCCTCGCGCATGCGTCGACTGATCAGTTTCATATCAAAAGGACGGTCACGTGCTGTCCGACTGTGGCGTAGAGGACGGTGCTCGACTCGACTGGCAACTCGTGTGTGGGTCTCGGTCTGGACACGGCGACTCACTTGACCAGACGGACGATCCATTCGCCATAGTCGTCACGAGGCCAGACGGCAGGCTTGTCGACATCCAAGAAGTGGACCGCACCAAGCCCATTTCGGCCTTTCGGTGCGTGCACGCCACTTTTGTCCTACCCCCACAGCATTGTGCACACGGGTCTGATGACGATACACAAACAACACACACAAAACTAGGGCATGGACGCGCGACTATCTGTTGGCGCTCAACGGAGAGACCTTGGACGAAGACAAGACATGGGTCGAGCATGGCATTGAGGCGGGCACCTGGCTGAGCATCGTCCCAAAGCCCTCGCGCTCCTTTCAACTCTTTGTCCAAACTCTCACAGGTACTCTTTTCGTCTGGGCGATTTGTTGTTTTGTCTTTCCACCTTTTACTCACGCACAGATTGTTGTGTGGTTTGGGCGTCGCCGGTGCGTGGATAAACATGCAGGCAAAGTGATCACCATCGAGGCTGCACCTGCCAATTCAATCGAAGAGATCAAGTGCATAATCCACGACAAGGAGGGTATGTGTGCCTCTCTGTCGTGCCTTTTTGCCCAACATGGTTGAGGGCCGACATTGTTTTTTTTCCTCTATTTGCCCCCCCCCCTTGGGTGCACACAGGGCTTCCGCCCGACCAGCAGCGTCTCCTTTATGCGGGCCAGCAGATGGAAGACGGTCGCCGGCTGGCCGACTATGCCATCCGCGCCGAGGCGTCAATGCATCTGGTGCTCAGGCTACGCGGCGGCGGGGGCGGACCCCCCGCCAGCGCCACATTTGTCGACATGGAAAACACGGGCGCCATGCAGTGCCGGCAGTGGAGCAAGTCGGCCCCCGACTGGCGCATTGTCAAGCCCGGCCTGTGCATCGAAGGCCGCTGCAAAAACGTGGGGTGCGCTGCCTATGGCCGCATGGTCATTGTCAACAAGGGCTTTGACACGTTTGATCTCTTGCTCGACGCAGATACGTATGGCCGACTGTGCCCTCGCTCATTTTATTGTCTATTGTGGTGTATTGACGTCTCGCCCCGCTGTTGTCGCCGTCTAGGTGCGCATGCCCCGAGTGCGACAAACACGTCAAGCCCAAGACGTGCGCGTTCAACAATTGCTGGTGGAAGTGGAATGGCATAAAAGAAGGCGACTCGCGCAAGTAGGATTCACCCCCGACCGCCATCAACGCGCAATCTAATCTCTTGCGCTTTGTGCACGCAATCACTTGCCGTTGCCAACGCAGATATGCCGGCAAGTGGACTCTGGCAGACGACAACTATCACTGCTTTGCAGAGGACGAGGCGGGCTCTGTCGAGTGGACGCGCCTCTTGATCCGCGCGAGATCCATCCCCAAAGTAGCCAAAAGTGGCGGCAACGAGCCCATTGGCAAGCCGTTTGACATGTACGTTGCGCTTTCTTTGGCAACAGGCCCCCACTCTTTTTTTTTACGTGCTGACTGCGCATGGACACACACACACACAGGTTTTGCTGCATTTGCATTTCGTCGATCAACTCGTCGGGCGTCCACAAGGTGCTCGACTGCGGACACGCATTCCACTCCCCGTGCATCGATGCGTGGGTGGCGCGCTCGCCCACCTGCCCCCACTGCCGTCACAAGGTGGTCGAGCCGTGAATGGCGCTTGTCGCACATTAAACCGCCAGTGAGGCAGCCCAAAAATAGACGTTCTTCAAACAGTATTGCGTTTCTATTTTTTTTTATTGATTTCATCAGACAGAGGTACCCGTCGTCGGCGACCAGCGGCTGCGGACCAAGAGAGCGAGTCGCCCACATCGACAGCGTCGCGGGTTTGCGCACGACCAAAGCAAGCCCTCTGCAGTCCTTGGACTGTCGAAATAGGGACAAAAGAAGTCACAAAGGGCCTATGCAGCGTTCCAAAAGTGTCGTCTGCAGCCTGTTGTTTTGCCTGCTTTGAAATTCTCACAGCCACCGCCCACCTTACCCCCCCCCCGCCCCTCGACAATTCACAGACGGCAAGGGCTGCGTCGCCTCCTTGGCATGCATCGAGCGCGCAAGCCGCCGGGTCGGCACCTGCAACTTGTTTGGCCGCGTGATCGCAAGTCGCCCGGCGGTGGATCCGTGCACAAGGCCAGACGCACAAAATTCGCGCGCGCAGGCCAGGTTCTCTCGGCTGACACAACAAGCCCGCATGGACACACGGCAAATAAAAAATGCACCCAATTGGAAATTGTCCTTTTTTTTTTCGTTGCATCCGTGCGGCAGTGCGTATCTGCGCGGGGCTCGATTGCTCATTTGGCAGACAGTGCGCTTTTTTTTCCCGCTCAGCAGCGACCCGGTCTCTTGTCGGGCCTGATTCGCCACGCAGGTCGACGCCGCGAGCAGTGTGTACGTACGCCCGTGCAATGACTCTGGCGCTTACAAACCGCCGAAAGAGGCGCCGCGAGGCATTTCAAAGCGCGTGCTCGGTCTACGACGACGACGAAGACGCCGGCAAGATTGCCAACGCATCGAGGCAAACGGCGCAACGTGGCAGCGCGGGTCTGGGAGACGCCACCAGCGTGGTTCCATCTTTTGACAGCCTGCCCGACGAGGTGGTGCTGCATGTGCTTGTGGCACTCGGCGGCCCGCGCGCACTGTGCATGTGGGCGCAGACGTCGCGCCGACACGCTCGCCTGGCACGAGACGACTCGCTGTGGCGTCCTCTATGTGAATCCCGCTTTGGCCCTCTGTTGCACCGCGAGCACGCCAAGTGGGCCAAAGACTGGCACTGGCTCTACCGCGCACAAGCCCATGTCGGCACAGCGGCGGGAAGAGACGTCGGCGCCGCCAGCGTAAATATCGACGGCTGCAACAAGTACGTCTATTGGGGCGATCTCAAAGACGGCAGGCCTCACGGTTACGGGTTGGCGATCCAATGGCCCACGCGTCACTGCCAAAAGGGGTCGCTTGTGCGCACAAACGATAGGTCCGCCATGTCGACGCCGCCAAAGCGTGCCGTGTACGAAGGCCAATGGCGTCGTGGGTGGATGCATGGCCACGGTGTCTACTTGTTCAAGAATGGCGGTCACTACCGGGGTGAGTGGCGCGATGACGAGCGCCACGGCTATGGCGCCGATGTCACGCCCAACGGCGACCGCTATACGGGTGAGTGGACTAGGGGCAAAAGACACGGTTACGGCGTGTGGACCGCTGGGCAAAGTGACGAATCCTACCAAGGACAATGGACCGACAACGTGGCGCACGGTTTTGGCGTCTACACCCACGCCGACGGCACATGCTACCGTGGCGACAATCGGCATGGCGTACGCGACGGCTACGGCGAGTACACATGTTCTGATGGCGATAGATACAACTGTTGGTGGCATGACGACGAACCCCATGGACCCGGCGTGATTGTGCGCGGTGACGGGACCTACTTGCGCGGCGAATGGCTTCACGGCAAGAACCACGGTCCTTTTGTGCTACACGCACCCGATGGGTCCTATTACCAGGGCGAGTGCCAAGACGACCTGCGCCACGGACATGGAATTTGGATCGAGGCCAACGGCAGCCGCTACGATGGTCAGTGGGTACGCGACAAGCGCGACGGCGAGGGCACGTGGGACTATCCCGACGGTTCGCGTGCACACGGCCGGTGGACGCACGAGGGGATCGTCTCGGGTCATGTGGTCTGGCATCACGGCCACGCCACATCATGTTTTTCAAGATTGCCGTGCATGGCGTGCACCGTCGTCGGCTCAAAAGCATCGGTCTAGGGTTGGCGCACTGTGGCTGCGCGCTACGGTGCTTGCCCGGTGCTTGTGGATCGGGCAGCCGCCGGCTGATCCACAGCAAATCGTCCAACAAAAGACCAGATAAATCAAACAATGCCTACAAAATCCTGGATTTTTAGTCGTCCTCGGTTGGCCGACCCGCAAGCATCAGGAAGGGTCATCCGGCGTGGGTTGCGCACAACCAATCTGTTGTCCGCCTGCGCTCGCGGGAAGCAGGGCAGAATCGCAGGGTTGTGTGCTGCGGGTCGCTCCGGTCGGCTACAGTCCCCAAACTGCCAAAGGGGGCAAAACAAAGTCATAAAAAGTCAGACGCACGTCCCAAAAGTGTCTACAGCCTGTTGTTTTGCCCGCTTGGGAATGCGCCAAAGTGCCGACACCGGACATGTCTCACCTCCATTTGTCTACAATTTCTAAGCGGGCAAAACAACGGTCTGTAGACACTTTTGGGACGGTTCGTTGACTTTTTATGACTTTGTTTTGCCCCCTTTGACAGTTCGGCGACTGTATCGCTTATAGAGGGCACAACAAAAAGGCACATGGCGCGGGCAGGTGCCCTTTCCTTGTATTTTCTTCATATATCTTTAAATAGACAATAGTCTCAAGACAAATTGCGTGGCGGGCTCTGTCCGTTCACAGAGGCGTCTTTGCTGTCGGCGTCAGGTCGGTTCCACCGAAGAGGGACGTCGGTCGCCGACGGCAGACGACGGAAAGCGTCGCAGAGACGCTTTGGAAACATGGACGTATCCGACAGTTGGCTGGCGTCCACGCCGATATGGGCGCGCACTACGCTCAGCGCGATCGTAGCCCGCTCTTTTGCGCTCGTCGCTGTTCGGCTCGCAGCGCCTCCGCCCTTGGCACGAGCGCGTATGGTGAGGTCGACCGCGTTGGCGATCAGGGGCTCGTCGGGCACACGCGGCTGCCGTTGGTAGACGCGCGCAAAGGCCTTTGTCACGTGGGCGCGCAGTTGATCGTCGGTCTCGGAGCAACAATTACGACCCCGGCCCGAATAACTGTAGCCGTCTCCCCATATGTCGCCGTCGTCGTCGGTTTCGGCGATCCACTCGATGCTGGCCATCTCGATGCGCCACATGGTCTCGTGTTCGCGACGACTGGGAAACGAGGGACGAAAGGTGTCCTCCCAGGCCACAGGCACGGCATGGTGCGTGCCTAGCGAGGCCGCCCGTGCGACGGCCTCGGTCATCAGGTCCTGGCAGAGCCACTCGGGTCGCTCCTCGTGGGTCTTGGTCGGTCGCACGCCCCAGTAATGGGCCACGTCAAGTAGACACTGCGCATTGGCGATTGTGCCGTCTTTGGCGCGTGGGGCCATACAGGCGCGTCGCCATAGGGCCAGCGCCAAGGGCGCGGCAATGTCGTCGGGCAAATCGACCAGGGGCGCGCGCCACGCCGACTCGACGATCCTGACTTGTGCTGTCTGCAAGAGCGACAGAGGTCCCGTGCCGTCGCTTCGCAGCAGCCCAAGACCCTCTAGGTGTCGTCCTTTGTCGCAGAGCGAGGCCGCGCCCAAAGGGTCGGTGCGCCCATAACGCGGGACGTCGAGTCCGACGGTCTCGGCGGCCTCGTAGGCGACGATCGCACCCAGGGCGACACAGAGTTGGTTTTGCGTCAGCCAGGCCGCTTTGATATCCTGCTCGTCGGGCCAGTAGTGTGTCGGGTATTGGAGGCTCGCGGACGGCCAGATGGCGGCGTAGGCCTGCGGTGGCAACGTGGCCGGTTTGGCATGACCCAGCGACCCGGCGATGGCCCCTGTGACCAAGTTGGGCGGCAAACAGGGGTCGCCTGGGAGCGCGTCCGAGTCGGCGAGCAGCGTCTCTAGCAGAGTCGGCACGACGCCGACATAGGGGGCGAGAAAAGGGCCGGCGGCGTCGGGATCCAAAGTCGGCGCGCATGTGTCCTGGCCGACCTTGGCAACGAGGCGCGACGACTCGGCAGAGTCTGGCCCAAAGCGTATGGCAAACAAGGCGGCCGTCTTCTTTTGCTTTACCTTGCCTGTCACCAACAGGTATGACAGAGGGGCGGCGTCGTCGTGCTCTTTCCCTCGGTGGGGGACCGGCCACGCGGAAAATACCTCGCCGATGGCCAGCGTATGGTCCGATGCGTGCAGCCGCTCGCGCTCTCGTCGGTGGGCGTCGGCGATGCGATCAAGGCGCTCGAAAAAGGCCAAGACGTCCTCCCTTCCGTTTCCTGTGAAGTCGAGTCGCAGAGACGCATCGTCGGTGATCCGTGGCGGCAGAGCCGAGAGCATGTCCCGCGCGAGACCTTGCAAGTCGTATGCGCATGGCGTCTTTTCGACGTCTGGCGTCGTGTGCAGGTAGGCACAGACCGCTTCCCCGGCCATGGGGTTACAGAAAATCGCCAGGTGAGCAAACATGCTAAACTCGCGTGGGTCGGTCGGACGCAGTCCACGCAACCCAGCCATCGTGTCCGAGTCGGATTCACTGTCATCATCACTGTCGCTGTCGGACGACGACGACCACGACGAACAATCGCTGTCGGACGACGATGACAAAGAATCGCTGTCTGAATCGTCGACCCACAATCGGTCGTCGCCGCCGTTCTGCATTTCGTATGTAGGGTTGCTTCTCTGCAGTCATACACAATGCGGGCTTTTGGTCTTGTCGGTGTTGCGCTCGCGCGACGCCCGCGCCGATTGGGTGCTACCGGGGACTGTCGACATGACTACAAAAGGGAAAAAGAATGCGACCAACAGTTTGAGGTGACGATAAAGTGGCACATGCCCGCCACCGCTGTCCACGGAGGGGTGGGGTTTGTTTTTCTTTTGTTGGATTGTGGTGTGCCGCCTCGTGGCCGACGACCCCCATCCCGATGCCCGCAAAGGGTCAGTGTGCCCGTTGGCCTTTGTTTTTTCCTGCCGCTTCATTTTTTTTCAGTGATTAGGGGTTTCCTGCTCGTTGGGTCCTTTTGGCGTCGGACAAAAAAAGCACGCGCCAAAAAGGGGCATTGCCAATGGCGCAGCGGTCTCTGCGGACTTGCTCTGTGGGTCCGCCATCAAGTGCACAGGCTGCTCACTCCATAGTGGGCCCTTTTTGTGTATACAAAAAAGGACCAAAGGACAAACCAACCTCTGCTCTTTGCAGTCTTTGCTTTTATAAATCTATTGCGCTCTCCCATGGCGACGACAACAGGCCGCGACCGTAATGCCGTCGAGATGGCCGACCGCCCGACGACCGTGACCCTTGTGCTTGTCTGCGCCTCGCGGCCCTCGGTGTCATGGACCATTGGCGACGTCGACGTCCGTGCATTGTGCCTCGCAAGCCCTGTCTTTTCGGCCATGTTTGATGGCGCCTTTCTCGAATCGCGCCTCGACACCGCCCGCCTCACCATGCCCCTCGACCCCGAGACACCGCACGATGTGATCAGCGCATTTGTCAGGCGATGCCAAGGCCACGGCGATGTTCTCGACGCCACGTCCACCCTCTGGCTGTGGGACGCACTGGCCTTTGTTTTCATCGACATGATTCCGTTTACGGCACCGTTGGTCGGGGCACTGACGAATCCGCACGAGAATGGCATGATCGAACCGGCGCTCGTCATCGGCGCCCATGTCCTCCATGCGTGCCCCGTGCGCGGCCAAGTTAGGGCCACGTTGTCGCTGGCATCGGCCGCGTCGGCACACTTTGATGTGGCGCAGCCTTTTGCGCGCCCCCGAGACGACCTTGCGAACCGGGTCGCCGCCTACACGTCATTTGGCGATGCCGTCGTGCGCACATGGTCTCGTCTGTCGTGTGACACGCGGCTCTCGATGGCAGAGAAGGCCGTCGCCTGGCTTGTCGGCGCGCAGAGCGGTCTCTTGGCTGCGGCGGCGACGACCGTGCTTGCCGATTGGCATCGGCCGTTTGCTCGACTCGACGCGCACACACGTGTGCCCTTTATTCTGGGCACTTGCAGACCCCTGCATGCAGACGCGCGCTCTCTGGGTTCCGACATCTGCCTGTCTGTCTTGGCGGCCTGTGTCGAGGATGACGACAGTGCGTTGGTGGATTCGCATGATGCGTTTTCAAAGGCCCTCGCCGACGACTCGCCGACGGTCATCCGAGCCTTGGCGGCGTCGGGCCTTTTCGGCGATCCAAATGTGGTCATTGCCGGCGGCGCCGCCATCAATGCCGTCCAGGCGCCTCGCCTGCGCAGACGTCTCGCCACATCCGACGTCGATCTATGGATCGTGGGACCTGATGCTTTTGACCGTCGTCGTGCTTTGGACCGAGTCGTGCGCACCCTGTTTGACGCACTGCCCGGTTGCCGTGGATCACATCGTGGTTCGGTCGTGACCATCGAAACGGCGCCGGCACAGGCCGCATGTGCCCACGAGTCTGATCCTCGCGCCGAAAGGGTACAGATCATCCTGACCGACGCGCGGTCGGGCGCCGAGGTGGTCTCGCGCTTTGACCTGGCGCACGTGTGTGGCTGGTACGATGCCGATGGCGTGGGTCTTTTGTGGCCGGCACTCTGGGCCATTGTCACGCGACGCACGCGTGCGCTCCCCGGCGTCGATCCGATTGCCTCGCGGTTATCCAAGGCCGCGTCCAAAGGGTTTGATCCTGTCGCCAGTGGCGAGGGTGGCGACGACGACGGCGGTAACAAGGGCGGCGGCAGGGACCCCATGTACACGGTCGACAACGACGCCGTCGAATGGCACACAACGGCAGACAATGCTCTCGCCCAATTCGCCTACATGCCTATTCGACGCAGCGGCGACCCGAGACCCTCGTCGGCGGTCACGTCGCCCTTTGTCCCCCATGCCAGGCGGTACATACGTTATGATGACGGTCATGATGCATTTGACGAGCATGGACGCTGGAGAGGGTTTGCACTGGCCCAACCAACGCGAATCGAGACCACCTTGTTGACCGTCCTCGCGTCCGAGGATCGCGCCGCGCCCACGCCGCATTTCACATCGACGCCAAAGAGACGACTTACGGTCAGACTGGGGAATGACTCGCCATTGTGGAGCACATTCAGCAACGCCGACGCCCAATTCTTTGAACGGGTGCACCAACGTGCACGCGCCGACGAGCATGGTGCATATCCAGACAACCAACGCCCTGATGAACCCTTGCCCAGCGACCCCCTGGCCGCCTTTGCAGTGGCGCTCCTCCGCCATTGCCATCCGGACCCCGTGCCCGCGACCGACCATCGGCAATTCATCAAGTACATGAGGGCGCGATGCCGTCCGACCCTGACCCGATGCCCCGACGGAGGGGGCCACTCTTTTGCCGTGGATTGCACGCCCGTGACGCGCCTGATCGACGGTCTCACAGGAGAGACATGCGACGTCGGCGCCATCGCCGTCGGATCGTGTGTCGCGCTGACCGTCGACATTGCCGGCGGCATGTGGAGTGACCCCATTGGCGGTCGTCTCATGTTGAGGCTGATCAGCGCGCGCGTCTACCCGCCGCACATGCACCGGGTGCTGGATGCCCTCTCGGCGCTGCCCCTCATAATGCTGGGTGGCGGCCAACCGAGCGGCTAAAAATTGGAGATCAATCCTGGCACAGTAGGGACGTTGACAGTTGAATTTGCATGTTTTAGCCGATCGGCTAGCCGTTGCCCACCGGTGGCCCCTCATGTAGGACGGCGCTGTCATTCCTTTTGTGACCCCTTTCTCGACCTTTTTGAACCCACAGCAAAGACACCAAATGGCGCCGCGTGCACGACAACGGCTCACTAGAGATACAGCCGACGCAACGGCAAAAAGAAAATACAATACATCACGCATAAAAACGTCTTTTTTTTGGTGGCACAACCGTGTGGCGTCGTGTGATGCGCGCCGACACAAAAAGGACCAAACTTTCGGTTCTTTGCTTTATAGGACAAATGGCGAAAGCGAGAGGCCTAGTCGCCATGCACGCGGCACACAAGGTGGACTGCACAGTCGTCATGCATGCGGTAAAAGGTAAGCATCAGGCGGTCGTCCATTTCGGTGCCGGCAAACAGAGCGCGCTGTTGGTCGGGCGGGATGCCCTCTCGGTCTTGCACAGCCTCTTTCAAGTGGCACACGGTGCTATTGAGACGCAGGCACAGAGTGAGCGTCTTGCCGGCCAGCGTCTGAACAAACAGACGGGCCGTCTCCCACGCACGAGGCGCGCGCAGGGCCCCAATGTTGCCCTGGTAGCCCAAGGATGCCCGCGGTACGCCTATAGACTGGAAAGGCGTGTGGCATTGTGGGCACGCATCGAGACGGCCCGCACACCAGACGCACACGCACGGCGCCGTGCATCGGCACAGCAGCACGCACCCGGCCTTGCGATTAACGCACACGCAGCACTCGGGCAAGGGTGCGTCGACCCAGTCGCCGCCGCCGGCGGCGTTGGAGACGTCAACAGTCCATTCGTCATCCACACCGTGCGCACTTTTGCAGGGCCACGCCGCAAAACGCAACTTGCGGTCGCCCATATACCTGACGACGGCCAGGATGGATGGTTGGCCTTGGGTGATAAAGACAATGCCACCGTGGCCCACGCCAGGCCTGGCATCGACGTGGGCTGTTTGTCATGTCCTTTGGTCGTCATCGGCACCAGACATGCCGGGGGATGCGTGTGGCGTTGTAGGCGATGTCGTCGTTGGTGTTTTGCTCATTTGTTTTGGCATACTGCTCACAAAAAAACACTTGACCTACCATCGATCCAGCCAGTTGGCAATTTTCCAAGGAGCGCGCTCACATGCTGCCCAATCACATTGGCGTGGGTTAGCGCTCGCGGATCGGTTAACTGACGGCCAAAAATCCAGGATTTTCAGAGGGATTGTTTGGCTTATCTGGTTTACGATCGGAGGAGTCGGTATGGATTGGCCGGCGATGAATCGATCCATGGGCGCTGGTTTGGTTGCACCGCGCGGCTGGGCGCAGATTGGAAAAAAAAAGAAAAGGCCTCGGTCTATAAAGGCATGATGGCGCGTGGCGCGCAAAAGGCGCAATGGGCTGGCCCCGTTTTTTCGAGTGGAAATGGCTAGAGCCAGCCGGCTGGCGGCAGATTTTGGCTCGATCGGCCGAGCGGCGGGCAACCCGACCCCTTACACAGATCGAGCCCGCCATCACCATTTCATACATTGCGAATGAATCGTGCATAAATTTGACAAAGAAGCATCGTTCAAGTTGCATTTTAGGGTTATTTTTGCGCATAATTTATTGCCAATCCAAAGACAGCGATGGCGGGTTCGATTCATTTACAAAACCGTCTCGGCCGCGGCCGACCTGATCCCTTTCAGAAATGGGCCTGCTCTGGGCTGTCTGGCTGTTGGCCAGCACCAGCCAATGTCAAGTCATTGCTCATTCTTGGAGAACCTGTGTTGGATTTGTCCGCGTAATGTCGCGACCGGTGCCTGCGGATCGGTTAACCAACGACGAATCCACCCCAACTTTTCCAATCACATATCATATAAATCAAACAATCCTTCTAGAATCCCGGATTTTAGTTGTTGGTCGGCCGATTCATAAGCGCTGGCCGCGATACACACACCGCATGACGGAAGAGGGACCCAGAGCAAGCGACGACAGAATTTGTCTGGACAGGTTTGGACTTTTTTTTGGTGCATAATTTTGCCCGAGACATGAGCCACGCGTAGGAAGCACGTGGCACAGCCAATCCGTGCACAAAACATGCCGCCGGCGTGACCCCCAGTCGTCGCTGCAAACAAGAATACCGCATGGACGATAGGCAACAGAAGGGGCCTCGCCCTCCGCTTGCTCGTCGTCGCGCCCCCGGCCGTCATGGAAAACAAACGCACTGACGCAGCCATTTGGCTTGTCGACCGTGATGCCGCAGAAGGTGTCCGCCAATTTTCATGGATTAAGCAATGGCCGCCCACCCACTATGAAGCGGCCGACGCGTACGCCGACGCGCTTGGTTTGTCGCGCCGTCAACTTGACGGCGACGATGACGACTCTGGAATCAATCGCGAGGAAATGTATTTTGAGGCGCTCAACAGGGCCATAGATAGTGAACCCAGGGCGATGGTGGTTGCCTTGGGCCAGGCATTTCGTGACCGGGCCAGGCAACGGGCCGAGGCTGCATTGGACCGCGAGCGCAACGCCGCGGATTCGAGCCTCGGCGGCGCCTACACGGGGTGGCCCGCTGTCGCCGACTGCGCATTGTCGCCCTACGAATACTTGATCGTGGCGTCGCCGTTGTGGCAGGAAACCATGGCGACGCTCATCGCCGTGCCCCGGCCGTCTCGCGCCGCCGAGGGTCTTGCCCCGCACGTGCTAGGTCGCGTGTACAACAGACACTATGAAAGAATGGCAAACAAGTTGCCGGGCGATCTGCCGGCGCCGGCACCAGGGCTTCTTCAGCCGGCGTTGCAACCCTATGCGCTGGCCGTGCCCGCGCTCTTGGAAGCGGCGGCGGACGCGCAGTCCTTTGCACAGTGGGGCGGCGGCGGCTACATGGACGACGCGCAAAAGGCGGCAGAGGCGCGCACGCGCGAGGCCAACAAAAGTGTAGTCACACGCGCATTCGATCCCATCGTCGCAAGGCTCCGTTGGCTCGACAGCCGGTCACAACTGCCGCCCGAGGTGACGCCGCTCTTGGTCGCCAAGCCGTCGCCCTACGCGCAGTATGTGTGGCTCAACGAGTGCCAACTGGCCACGGCGCTGTCTGTCGCCCTGGGCCGCAATGCCGCTGTTGCGGCTGCGCCCTACATTGGCCTGTTGCGTGAAGGCTATCTCGGGCGGCGGGTTCCAGGCATTGTGGTGGACCACACCAATGAAGATCGCGCCAAGAGACAGCGCACGAGCGCGAGAACACGTACGCCCGCCACGCTGGAGGCCGTCGTGCGCGGGGCGTTGGCCCGCTCGCGTGCGCCGGTGCCTATAGAGGCACTGCCGCCCGCGCTGCAAGACACGCTCGGGTTCGATGTGTGGCAACGGACGTGCGCAGCCCGCGCCCCGAGATCCAACGCCACGGCGTCTGCTCGGAACAGATTCGCGCCGCTGGTGGACGTGACGCGCGCCTGGGACATCCCACCCAGCCAGGCTCAATTGCAGGAGCCGCAGTTGCTTTGTGGAGACCTGGCGCGCGAGGCCATCCAACGCGGCATGGAAAGGGGTGCCGTCCTCGCACCGAGAGCAACACGGCTGGGGGCGCCCTTTGTCACGTCTGCCGAGCGTCGCGCCGCTGAAGCGGTGTGCTATGACACGGACCCCGCAAGACCCTTTGAGCGTGCCGACGTGGCGACGATCACAGAGGCGGCGCGTGACGCTCTTCATAATGTCCTTGGATACAAACCAAAAGGCGCATACGAGGACACTGTGAACGCCGTCGTCAGACTCGTGTCCGAGGCCAATTCTCTCTATGGAGTCTCGGACGGATTGGACGACGAAGCAAATCCACGCGACGTCGCTACACAGGTCGTGCTGGCCCTCCTCGCGCTGCGTAGCGGCGTCGCGCTCGAACTGCACGATCTCTCTGACGCGGCCCACGCATGCGCCGCCGTCATGCCGACACTCGCCCTGGCGCCGTGATGGCACGCACGTCCCCGTGGCGTCTCTTTGCGCTGTGTTCCTTTTTCCCCATGTTTCCGTTCCTTGTTGTCAGATTAAAAAAACGGCAGTGCTTGTATACCCACGCACACTCATGCCATCCTCCTCTCCCTCCAGAGGGTCCCTTTGGTTTACCTTGTGTTTTTTGTGTGTGCCGCTCCCGCGGTGTGTATCCACACGTCAGCACGACATTCTCGGTCCATGGGCTTTGTGTGACGGTTCTGCTTGGGTGGCCCCTACAAAAGGCAAGGCCTCGCTTCCTCTACACTCCAGACTCTTGTTGCGCTCTCTTTTTGATATCTGTGCTGTTGGGATCATCCAATGGAAATGGACACGACCGTGCTCATTGGCCGCAAGCGCACGGCACCCGAGGTCCGGCCCGAGGTCGTGGCGCTTGCGCGCCTGTGCAACCTCGCCGCCGAGGGGAATATCAATGACGCCGTGTGGCTGATGCGCGGTGCGAGCGCACTCGGCATCGACACACAGACGATCGCGGCCAGGACGAGGGGACATGTGCCGCTCGTGCGCGCCATGTGCGGCGCGCTTCGAGACACTTTGGGGGACGAGTGGCGCGACGCCATGGCCCATGCGCGCGGCCCCGTGGCCGACCCCCTGCTGGCTCGATTGACGCGACAGCGGCTCGACCAACGCACACATGAGGCGATACCGCCGCGCCAGCAGGAGACGGCAAGCGCCCTAGGCAGGCGGCCGGACGCCGGGGAACAAGAAGCACTCGATCGCCTGCCAGCCGAACTCTGGGACGCCGTCATGGTGCACGCTGCCGGCGTGGACGAGGGCAGCACTCTTGATCCCGCCACCCTGCTGGCATTCTCGCAGATGGGCAACATCGGACGCGGTATCGTCGGGCAGCGCACAATTCCCCCACAAGACATTGGAACGACAGGAAGAAGAAAAAAAGAAAAGGCCCCCAACAAAAAACCAAAACCGTGTGTCCGTGAGGTGTTTTTGCTTTGGGCTGTGACTCCGGGGCCTGTCGGTCCTATGCGAAAAAATCCTTTCTCTTTTGCCACTTTTCCAACTGGACGCAGCGACGATGGTTTGGGGTTTCTGGTGGATGGCGGGGGTTGGTGCGAGAAAAGGAAAACATTACAGGCTGTGCGGCGGCCTGGCAGCGACACGGTCGTAGGCGCGCACAAAGGCCACGTTGACCTCCCACGAAACACGGTCGACAAACCAGGTTTCAAGGTCGTCCTTGTCCATGCACGCCTTGGCGCCCGATTCGAATTGCAGAGCGTCGTGGAGCGCAAAGACCCGCTCTGAAAGATTGTCGAGCCAGTCTTTTGGTATTCTTTGCCAGTCTTCCTGGACCCACACGAGCGGTACCGCGCCGACGTCGCTGTCGCTGGCATAACCTGCCGCCAGCAAGACGTCGAGTCCGGCCAGAATCCTTGCCTCATCGAGACGTCTTGATGCAACCAGCGAGGCCAGGCGGTCGATGTGGGGGGCCATGTTGTCGCCCAAAAGACCGCGCTCGACGGTCTGGGCGATCCTCTGCAAGAGCGCCACCGCCTCGTCGCCGCCGACCGAAAAGACTCGCGCTTGGTCGTCCTCGGGGAGGGTCCATCCGCCCTCGTCGACAATCCAACGGATGGCGTGTGTGACATTGTTTGAGAGCGACTGAGTAACGCCCCAGATCGCACGACGACGCAGGTCGGTGAGCGGATTGGGATCGTCGCCAGACAGACGATCAGAACGCGGCATTGATGCAACAAGCGCTTGAGCGACATCGGCAAGAGGATACATTGTTGCACAACGGGCTGCAGCCACGCCATTGCCCGCATCGTCGTGGTCATCGCCAAGAGAACAGAGACCACTCTCTGCCCGACACACGGCGTGGTGGAGATAGGCCTCGACGGTGCGCGTCGGTTTTTGAAGCGAGTCCGACATCATCGTGATTGTCGTGATCGTGCGCACAGCGCCCAAGTGCACCGCCACGTCGAAAAGGGTCCAGCCGTCGCGGCGCACATCGGGTGGCACACTCGACCCCAAGGCAGAGGCAATGTCTAGTGGCAGAGAGACATCTACTGAATCGCGCGTAAACAGAATCTCTGCGAGAGAAACGGTCTCGGCGGCGAGTAGGTGCCGCACACGGTCGGCGTCATCATCACAGACGGCGCACAACAGGTCACTGATGTGGGTTTGGCGACTGCCCGTCGACAGAGGACAGCCGGCTTGGCATGCGCTCTGGCCGTTCCGAGTCGTCGCAAAGGGCGCCGTGTGCTTGTTGCCTTGCATGGTGCGCGTATCTGACAGAAAAGGACAGACGCAACGACGATGCTAGGTTGTCTATGGCTGTTGTGCGTCCTATACGACGACAGGGTCCCGATGCTTTTGCTGAGGCACTCCCGTCGTTGGCCCCCCAAAAAGAGGGCGGGCAGCGCGCCACACCTCGCACAGAGGCGCAACCGCGCTTCGCGCGCACGCAAGCAGTGGGCCGGGTTTTTTTCGATAAAAAACGGATCGCACAACCCCAAAGCGGCCGCGACCAATGCGCGAGTTGTGGCCCTACGTCGGCGCTTTATTGACGGTCCGCGTCGGCGCACGGGACGCCGAGGCGACCCCAACAAAATTGTCGAGCGCCGCCACAGCATCATCCGCTACAAGAAGAAAAAACCGCCAGACCGCCAACAATGACAACGCACAGTTGAAACCCTGTTGGAGGAAGTCTTTTTTTTTCTCAAAGACGCAGACAGATGTCATCAAGAAGAGAAGGAAAAATGCGCATTTCTACAATGCTGTTCAAAGGGAGGACCAAAAAACTAGAAAAAAAAGACGGGCCATCACACATTTTTTATTGCCCATCTTTGTGTGCAAAAAGGTGTGCGCAAGACACCCCAAAGAAAAAGATGGCGACGAGAAAGAGGACGGTGGCAGGGACAACGAGCACGACCAGGGCCAACGCCTTACGCGATTCGTCGGCAAAGCGTTCGGTGAGACGCTCCGTAGTGTGACGGGCAATGTACTCGCAACATGCCTCGCGGTTGTTGGACTTGGCTTCGGCGTACAGGGCGCGTGGGTCCCACGGGCAGCCATAGTCGCGCGCATAGGCCAGGCAATCGACGTGGCCGCCTCGCGCCGCCGCCACGGCGACCTTGACGTCCCATTTGATACCGGACTGATGGGCCAACTTGAGACAGTCGAGATGACCATAGCGCGCGGCCACTATGGCCACGTTCGCGTTACGCCAGTTGGAGCCCTCGTTGGCGACGAAATAGGCGAGCACGTCGGTACGACCGTGTAGGGCGGCCGCATTGTAATGATCGGCCTCGACTGCATACGTCTTTGACGTCCGAAGCACCCTCAGCGACATCAAATCGTCGGCGAGTATGGCGGCCATAATGGCGTCCTTGTTGAATTTGTGGCCCAACTTCTGGAGACGAAAGAGCATAGAAGGGGCGGCGCCCGCTCGGATGGCATCGGCACAGGCCAGCCGTCGGCGCGGGCATGTCGGTGCGTGCGCATACAGGTACTTTTTCTCTTTCGTGTGCGCCTTGTCCGAGTGCTTTTTAATGCACAGCGACGGACCGAGCAGCGCACGGTCCGATACGATGGCGCGCCAACGACGCGAGACGCGCGGCATGGTCGAGTAGACGGCCATGCAGTCGAGCCGGCGGCCAATGGTAGCCAAGACTTCGTCGGGCAGGTCGTCGAGGCTCTTGGGTCCTCGTGGCGATTGGCTGACGTTGGGTGTTATGCCATGGTGTGGCCGAGCAAGTTTCGTGCGCGAGATGCTCATTGCGCCCCTTGTCTCTCTGGCCGAATGTCCAGAGTGCGGTCTCGTAGTGCTACTGTTGCACACCAAGAGGCGACCTACTCGTGTGTTTTGACAGTGGCGGCAAGTTATGTGCCACCCTGATGCGATGCCTTTTGGCGGCAGGCGACGAGCCAGCCTACCTTGCAGACTGGCCAATGACAAAAAGGCGACAGCAAAAAGACTGGGGAAAGACGAGTGGCGTGTCATCACGAAAAGGCCACTGTTCACATCTCACATTTTTTCCTCTGATTCTCTGTTTGTTGTTTTTAATAGAGCAAAACAACTGCGACAACGACACCAAAAAGGCAGGGACGACAGACGAGCGATATATGCACCACGCACAAGACCCTGCTGGTGGACTTGCGCCGTTGGTCGCCGTCTGGAAGAGTACGAAAGACGGTCACAATACAACCGCCCGCTGCCTCTGCCGCGCTCGACGCTCTCTTTTTTTTCATTTTTTGTTTCGTTGTTGTTTCGTAAAATAGACAACAACAAAAAAAAAGAAAAAAGGCCGCCAAGTACGCTACCGGGTCTTGCACAACAGCACCAGAGTCACAATACTGTCCACAACTTTATGTCTGCACTTTTGGGGAGAGAGCAGATAAATTGGAAAAAAGGAAGGTGATGCGATACGGCAGCATGCCCACCGCATCCGTTTTCCGGCGGTTGTTGTTGCCGCATATGGCCGCAGCACCAACGACGCCTCCTTTTTTGCCCAACTGGGTGAGAGCGATCTCCTTGTTGCACCACGCAAGAGGCGCGCGGCATTAATAAGCCAAACCAACGGCTCAAGGGACAACCCAAAGAGACACTGCCAACGTGCTCTTTGGCGCGACCGCCCCCAATCACAGCATTTTGGCATGGCCTCTGGGTACACGTCCCACGGAGCGGGCGCTGCCCAGGCTTGACACGATTTGATGGGGAAAAAAGGATGAAGGGGTGTTTATTTGGGTTTCCTGGTGTTATGCGGCTTTACCAAATGCATGGGTGATGGCTACCACAATGAACGCAAACAGGCCAATAATAAAGCCAAAGAGCAAGAGGGTCGCGATCCCGACGAGGATGGTGTCCCGCGGCTCGTTGGGGAGACCCTTGGTCGTGTGCCGCCGAACATAGTCGCAGCACGCCTTGTGCCCGTGTGACTGGGCCTTTGCATAGAGCGCGCCGGCGTTCCACGGACAACCATACTCGTGCGCATAGGCCAGGCACTCGACGTGGCCGCCGCGTGCCGCCGCCTTGGCCACCTTGGCGTCCCACTTGATGCCCGACCGATGGGCCAACTTGAGGCAGTCGAGATGACCGTGGCGGGCGGCCACCTTGGGGACCTCTGAGTTGCGCCAGGCGGCTCCCTCTGCCGCTAGGAAACGGCCGAGCACATTGACGCGCCCGTACTGGGCTGCTGCGTTGTAGTGTTCGCGCTCAATGTCGCAGCCTTTTGATGACATGAGCACGGCCAGCGACGGCACGTCGTCGGCGAGCACGGCGGCCATGACCGCGTCGCCGTTAAACTTGTGACCCAACGCCTTGAGGCCATAAAGCGTGTCGGAACCGGCGCCCGCACGGATCGCGTCGGCGCAGGCCAGTCGGTGGCGCGGGCACATGGACGAATGTGTGTACAGGTAGGTTCTCTTGTGTTTCTCGCTCATGCCCTCGGTCGTGTACGCGCCCAAGCACGACGGTGGTCCGAGCAGAGCGCGGTCCGAGACGACAGCGCGCCAGCGACGCGAGACACGCCGCATGGTCGAGTAGATGTCCACACAATCGAGCAACTGGGCAATCGCGGCCAAGAGTTCGTCGGGCAGATCGTCGAGGCTCTTGGGTTGCAACCCCGCGCCACTGTCGTCCCGGCTCCCGACATCGTCGCGCGCCACGTCCTCGTATCTGCGAGCAAATCTTGTGTATACGTTGCCCATGCGCTTCTCTTTTCCTTGGGCTCTTTTTTTCCCTTTTTTTTTGTTGTGCTACAGTAACGGGCGGGTGGTCGCAAGCAATGTTTTCCGTACGTACGCTGTGTGCGCGTGATGAGGACGCAATCACTTTGGGTCTTGCGCTGCGCGGCGCTAAAATATAAAGAAACAGAAACAAGGCACGCGCACGTGGAACCAACCAATGGAAAAAAGCCAAACGAAAAGAGCAAAATTTATATGGGTCCCAGGGCAATCGAATCATTCGTCCAGCGCGATGCGCGGTCAACTAAGGACTCGAAAACAAAAGGAGGCGACTGGTGCAAAACAGGGAGCAGGCACAGTTTGGAGCAATGCGTCACCGGTACGTGTGGCCTGGCGGTTGCGCCTGGTGCTTGCCAACGACTAGGACTTCCAACCAGACGATTCAATAAAATTTTCAAACAACATCAACTTTTGATTTTCTATGGGTTTATTCCGCCAGCAGTTTTAGTCATCGGCAAGCACTTGCCGCGCCTTCCCTCGTGCATAAGTGTGTGTGTGTGTGTGTGTGTGTGTGTTCGTGCACGCGCATGAGTTGTGTGTGGGTGTGTGGGTGTGTGTGGCCCCATTACCAACACAAATCGGAAAACACAAGAAAGTTGCGCGGGGAGCGCCGTTCTATGAATTTGGCCGACCGGCGGTGCGGCGGCACCGCTGATGGGCGGCTGCCTGGCGGTCTTTTGTTTCGTTTTAACAAAAAAAAGCAAGACAGCCAATGAAAAGGCCAAGAGGCAAGTTTTTTCGGTTGCTCAGCGCCAGCCGTACGCCGTGTCACCGATCTATGATGGGTAGTGTCCTTTTATTTGACCGGGTGCGTGTGCGATGCAGTGTCGCAATCGGAAAAGGTGTGTTCTATCAAAAGGCCGTAGCCGGCGAGGCAGGCAAAGAGATCGCCAAGTTGCGCTTTGGCGCGAGCGTCCATGGCGCCAGGGCCGATGCGGCTCGTGCATGCGAGGACCCTCGTCTTGTTGATGGGCTCTATCATGTCACCACACCATGCGCGCCATGTCGGCGAGGCATCGCGTTGCGCCGCCAGAGAGCAGGCAACACGCAGGTCGGCGATTTGGCGGTGCCCGGCCTCATGAAGGCGTGCCAAGATGCCGGCCCATAGGCCGTGGTCGGGGTAGGGCACGTACGGATGCAAGACCTCCATCAAGCACTCGGCCTCTTTGACGTCTTCAGCGGCCAGTGCGTCGAGTATAGAGTCGACCATATGGTGGCTGTATTGGCATGCCACCTCGACCAGGTGAGGCCACCTCGCCAGGAAAAGAGACAACCGCCGCCGGCCTCCCGACAGCCACGGCCGCGTGCCAAACAGGTGCTCGGCCTGGGCGTGTGTCGGCACGAATACGCGCTCCGTGGCCAGCCAATCAAGAGCGGCAGCCGCCGTCGGTCGCGCACTCGGCCCGTCGAGAATGCCGGCAATGATCGCAATACTTTGGCCGACATGAGCGGGAAGGCGTTGAAGGAGCGCAATGCTGGCATAGTGCGCGGCCGGCTGCACAGACACTGTAAACGGTTGCCGGGCGGCACAGGCGTCATAGACCACAAAGTCGTTGGTACGCGCTGCGACGGCGACCCACGCGCCCCGGCGATAGACACGCGAGATTGTGCGCAAGACACCCTCCCACGAATCCCTTTCATGTGCACTAGGGAGGGGCGCGCCATTGACCAGATCAAGCAGTCCGATGGCCGTGCGCACGGAACCGCGCGCCGCAACGTGGTCCCACAGGGGTGTCCCGATGTGATCCTCCAAAAAGATGTCTGCGTCATCGGCCGGAAGCAGAGGGTCGTGCGTGAGTGCTCTGCTCACGCGGTGCAGAAAGGCCGCCGCGGCCTCGCTGCAGTCGGCCTCGATGGCGGCAAACACGCCAGCACACAAGATGCGCCGCCAAGACGGCTTTGCCTCGTGTGTGCCCGCTGGGCCGGCGGCGCTTGTACGAGCGCATATGCGGTCGAGTGCACAGTCTGCCACCTGCCGATCGATATGCCTTGTGGCCACCATCGTGAACGGTGACACGGGTGGGTTCCAGTGGGGCGGCCACGGCGCCAGCAGGGCCAAAACCGAGACCACGCACATTGCCGATACGGCAGGCGCCCATGCTTTCAAAAAAATCTCTGTGACGGCATTGATGCCATCGACGTCGTGGGTACCAGCAATGCGGTCGACGAGCGTGCTCGCGCAGACAAGGCGACCCGCCATCCACGCCGCCGCATCGGCGCCCGCCGGCTTGGCCACCGCCAGCGCTTTCTTGGCACCATGTCCTGTGGACTCGATTACCATGCGCCATCGGTGCGACACCAGCCGTCCCGTGGACCTATAGCGCGAATCGAGCGCGGGCATGAGGCGCCCGTCGCCGTTGAGCAAAAGGTCGAGCACGTCGAGCGGCAAATCCTCGATCGATGCCATCGACGCCCGGTATGTGTGCTTGGTTCTTTTTTGTGAGCACCTGAAATTTTTTTGCAATGTCTCGTCTTTTGTTCCCCAAGTCGGCCGGTGGGCAGAGGGCGACGGCACTTGGTGCCCTGTTTCTTTTTATTAAGCACTGGCTTGGTGACCGATGGAATTGTCGGTGCGCCGAAAGCCAAATGCGCCGCTGTTGGGCGACATAGAAAAAGACAACAGGATCGTTCTAGCACGAAAAGGAGATCGTCCACGATTGGTCTGTACCGCCAGGCCGCAGCACGGATGGTATGGGCAATGTGGGAAAAAAACCCACACCGCAAGACCGGCCGGCCGTAGCGCGCGACTTGCAGGCCGCGGCATCAACAAGTCACAACGTCGTCCGCCTTTTTCCCATTGGGGCCAAGAGCGGCAACGGCTTGTCGTCGTCTTGGTCCCCTTTTTTTGCTTTTGATTCGCCCTCCAAACCAAAATGGACACTGCCCAAAAAGAAAAAGAAATAATGAAAAATCGAAGTTCTTGCGAGACTGCGGCGTGTCTCCGCGCGCTGTCCTTGTGCGAATCGTGCCCCAAAAATGGCGTGACAGCATCTAGCGGCATTGCGACCGTTGAAACCAACGGCGCAACTGATTCGTCTCCGACACTGTCGGCGCCGACGGCGGTAATGCGTCTCGACACGTGCCCGCTCACGTGGCTGGCAACACGCAAGTTGGCCCTGGCCTTTCAACTGGTCGGTTGCCTTGAGCCGTCTGATGTGGCGCGCATGGCGTTGGTCTCCAAGGCCACGCTGACCACCCTGGCCAATGCGACGGCGCGCTCAAGCGCCCCTATACCGCCTGACTTGGCGAGATCGGCCGTCGCCTGTCTGCCCCAGGCCAAGATCATGGTCGACGCCGTGACTGCCCTGATCAGCGAGAGTCGTGCGCTGGCCGGCCGCTCGCGTGACTCCGGCCTTTGCGCGCTGCCAATACCGCTCGCAGCAGCCATCCTCGATGGCCGCCGTCGTTGGCCCTTTCGCGCCCTGTGGGACGTTGCCGCTCGTGCCTTTGCCTGCAGGCGCCACGATATTGTCGCCCAATGCAGAGCCCTCCAAGAAGCCGTATGCGCGTGCGCGCGAGCCTATGTGGGCGCAGCCGCAGACGCACTACCGTCGGCGCACAGTATCACGCTCGGTTCGTGGCTGTGCGAGGCGGCGGGGTTGGCTCTGCCGGCAGACGTGTCGACCGCGTCCCTGGCCATGGTGCTCTCTGACGTCGAACCGATGTCCGCGCTTTCGATGGCACACAAGGCCGGCGAGTGGGGCCATGCGCAACTGGTCGACCTTGCAATCGACACAGCGCTGCAATCGGTGCGCGCTGGAGCCGACCTCGTGCGTGGCGGTCGCGTGGTCATGGGTGTCGTTGGACCCGCACCGCGCGACCGCTGTGCGCACGTCGCTGCCATTGCCCACGTCCTCGTTCACGTCGTGTCTGCCATTGAATCAGATCACTCGCGTAACGGCGACGCCGATCACGCCGCGCGATTCGACGCTCTCTTTGAGCGCCTGGCCCTAGCGCTCAAGGAGGTCCTATCCGCGATCAGCGATGGCGAGACGCGCCATACGCTTGTGATGGGAAGATCGTGGTCAGACCCCTTTTACGAGGCCTCTGTTGCGTCGGCTTTTGGCCAACTATGCCAGGCACTTTTGCGCTCGCTTGACAGCGGCGTCGAGGCGCACCGAATGCGTGCCGCACGCCTAATTGGCGCCACCGTCTCTGCCGGCGCGCGGCCACCCCAATGCACGCGCTGGCTCGACTGTATATGGCCGGCCCTCTGCTGTCATCTTTTCGACAACACACGGCCGCAGGCGGTCAACGTGGCCTTGGCGGCTGTCAGAGCCATGAGTGCTGGCATGGCCGCGGCACCGGTCGACGTGCCATATGGCCAATCGCGGTCCAGGCGACCGGCCAATGTGGGTTTGTTTCACGATCTTGCGACGTCATTGGACCCTTGCGATCCTCGCGCGACTGTGATTGACCGACTGGCCCGCATCGACGCGGCACTGACTGCGCGCGTGTTTTCCTACCTCGACCCTGGGGACCTGGGCGCCCTGGCCGTGTGCTCGCGGTTGGCGCTGAGGCTTGTCGCGTCCATGGTCATGCCGCCGGCAACCGGCGGCCCCCAAAGGGCACTCATTACGGGCCTGTGTGATGGAGGCGATGTGCCTCAGCGATTCGGCATCAACGCACCAGAAACCAACTTGCATTTGTCCCCGATGACCGGCCGCACTGGTCTTGATCCCGCAGAGACCGTGCGACTTGTGTCGCTGGCGTGCCTTTGCCTGCCGGCCATCCGCTCGGCACTTTGTCGTATGGCAGCGGAATCGCCCCATCCACGTGCCCCCACGCACCCGGAGCCGCCGCACGATCTCTATGTGCGCGTCCTGCCCGTGCTAGCGGCCGTCATCGGCGATGCCATGACCTATGGTTCCGGTGCTACGGTAGGCGAGGCGCTCGCCCTGTGCCAACATGTGGCCCCATTGAGCGAGTGCATCCCTACGCACGCTGACGAGTCGTCCCATAACATCAGTGGCAACGGCAAAGGAAAACGTGCCGACATGTGGGACGCGTTGGCCCACCGCGACAGAGAGCGGGCAACAGACAGAGAGTGGATGGCGGACGGCAGCGCGTGGCACGCCGCCGCCGCTGTGGCGCGTGTCGCCGGATCGCGCTGCGACACCCGACTCTTGCGGCTGGCCTGCGCGATGGCCGGGCAACAGTTGGGCGCCGCGCGAACGGGCCTCGTCGATATGGGCATCCTACGCCGGCACACCACCGTACAACAACACTCTGTCGACGAAACTCATGCGCACGTTGTGGCGATCCTGTTGAACGCCGTCACACTTGGACTTGCCGAGTTTGAGGCCGGCACGCGCTACACATCGATAGCCTTTGTCGACGAGTTGCGTTCGTATCTCTGCCGGGACGTGTTGGCGGCGCGCGCTCGGGTCAAACACGCGCAGATGCCCGCCGTCGTCGCCGCGTGTCGGACCGCCTCGTTGCGCATCACGCTCTTTTGCGCGCGTGTCGGTGCACCCGTCACCGTCGAGTGGACGAGTGCAGTTTCGCGACTTGCCGACGTGTCGGCCTGACTAAAAGTACCTCTTTGCCTTGCAAGGAAAAAAAGGGGCACGACTATGCACGGCCAATACACACCAAAGGTGGAAAAAATCAGGCAACTATCGAGGAAAAAACAACAGATGGCAGACGTCAAAGAAAGCCGTTTTTTCTTTCGTGCACAAAACACTTTTAAAGTAAAAAAACGGCAAGAAAAGACGACACGCGCCACGAGCGGCCTCCTCCGCAGCCGGCCGTGCTTTGGCAGGACGTCGCCTGTATCGCGCCTTCTTTTGTCGGTTTCGGTGCATGCTCGGAAAAAAGCAGGTGTGTCGGTCAACGGCCATTTTTTGGTCCCTATTGCTGACAAACACCTGCCATTGGTCCGACTGTCGTGTTTCAGTTGCTCTCGCACAAAGCCAAGTGCGAGTGCCATCTCGTGGTTGCCATTGTAAACACGGAACCGCTATATAAAAGATTTTGCTTTTGGCCTGAACAACATTATGGAAAAGAGCAACACTACGGCGCCGTGCGACCAAGGCGACGCGGTGACGCGTCCAGCAAAAAGGCAAAGGGGCCATGCTGACCACCATGCCTGCACATTGGACCTCTTTGGGCGGCTGCCGGACGAACTGCTGTTGGCTGTCCTGGTCACGTTGGACGACACCCGTTTACTGGCGTCATGGGCGCAGACGTCGCGTCGCCATCGCCGTCTCGCCAATGATCCACTCGTGTGGCGTCGTCTGTGCGAGTCGCACTTTGGGCCGCCCTTGCATCGTCGATTCCTCGAAATGGGCAAATGCTGGCGTTGGCTGTATCGCGCACAGGCACGCATCGCATCGGCAACAGGTGACGACACTGGTGCGATCATATTGGAGGTCGATGAAGACAACTATCATGTCTACTGGGGCGACTGTCTCAATGGCCTCCCGCACGGCTATGGGCTGCGGCTCCAGTTGCCCAGTCGCCACTGCAATCCCGACCTGTCGCCGGCACGTGTCAAGGCATGCGTCACCGACTCACCCAATGCGCCTATCGACGCTGGCCATGAGGGAGAATGGCGCAATGGACAGAGGCACGGATACGGTGTCGGCATGGCGGCCGACGGCGGCCGCGAAGAGTGCAACTTTGTCGACAACAAAGTAAACGGCTATGGCGTATGTGTATGGGCCGACGGCACCACCTACGAGGGCATGTGGCGCGACAATAACGCCGAGGGGTTTGGAGTACAAAAGTGGCCTGACGGCAATTCACACCGCGGCCTGTTCTTTGATGGCCAACCCCACGGTTATGGCACTTTTCTATGGGCCGACGGCCAGGTCTACAGAGGCATGTGGCGCTGCAACCAACGCGATGGATACGGCACCTGCGTCTACACGAATGGCACGGCGCATCAGGGCGAGTGGCGCGATGACATGCCCAACGGATTCGGCGTCTCTACCAAGGCCAATGGCACCGCCTACAAAGGCGACTGGCTCAACGGCCTGCGACACGGCTATGGCATCTACACCAAGTCCGACGGTTGTCGATACAGCGGATGGTGGATGCACAACTTTAGGGAGGGACGTGGCATGTGGGAGTATGCCGACGGTTCGTGTGTCCAGGGGCGCTGGTGGCACTGGGGGCTCAACCACGGCATCGTCACACGACACCGTGCCGGCGAGCCGCCGTGCATAGAGGACTTTTTGTGCACGGCGTGCATAATTGTTGCGGTCGGCGGCGGCCGCCGCTCCATGGACGTCTGCCGAGAGAGTAGCGATGCCTGAGCGTCACTCCCGTATGGGTTCAAACAGAGCGATGGGACCGCAAAATGTGCTGGCGGATGGACTGCCCGTCATGCCACCCGCCTTTACGCACCAGTCAATGCGTGCATAGAACAAGTGACTCTATGTACATGGCCGTACACACAACAACAGCGCCATTTTTTCCGTCAGGAGCGCGCTTTCTGTGCGTGTGTGGTTTTTCTTTTTTTTCCGTTCAGCCCTTCCGTCCCTGCCGACGCACGGGCCAAGGCCACCTGACTGCCGCCCATGCGAGTCTGGCCTTTGCGCTCGCACATGCGGGATTTTGGCGGTGCGGGCAACCACATCGACAAATCCTCGCCGTTGGCGCCCACTTTACTTTTTTTGCTCCGGGTCGTTTTGGAGCGCGTTGGGATCAACTCGGCGGCACCGGCGAACGGGACCCTCCACCACATACGCGCACACGCGCCGCATTTTCGTGTCCGCCCGTTGTTGCAACAAATAAAAGGCCACAACAAGGGTCGACGGCGAGTCGCTGATTTCCCTTTGGCCGCTGGTGCGTCGAGTTGTTTTTCCCCGTTCTCATACATCGCGCAAACAGAAACGCCGGACCATGTTTCTTTTTTGCTAACGGCGGGTCGTCGGTGCGCGCGGTGGCGCGCGATTTGACACACGCCACAGGGCCCAATCTACTCATAAACCATGAGACGACGCGCCCATGCCCACGGGATTGCCGCCTTGGCCGACAAAAGAAACAAGGTCAGCGGCTCGCGCAGGTGCAAGAGACGCCGGCGCCAACCTCCCAAATATGAGCACGCCGCCCCCAAGATCTCGGTTTTCGACTGGCTACCCGACGAGTTGGTGCTGGCCATCCTCGCCGTCCTCGGTGATCTTTGCTCGCTGGCGTCGTGGGCGCAGACCTCGCGTCGCCACTACGCCCTTGCCGACGATCCGTCCCTGTGGCGTCGGCTGTGCGAGTCGCGCTTTGGGCCTCTCTTGCACCTCCACTTTGGCGACTGGGCCAAGTCCTGGCGCTGGCTTTACCGCGCACAGGCGCATGAGGCCGCGACCATGGGAACCGACGTTGGGGCCATGCGCGTGCGCGACCACGACTGCACATATGTCTATTGGGGTGACTGCCTCGATGGCCTTCCTCACGGATACGGGCTGGCGCTTCAAATGCCCACACGTCACTGCGATCAATCGCGCGGGCTTACGAGGACCCGGACCGACCCCGTCGACGCACCGATGGAGACAGACGTGGGCTACGAGGGAGAATGGAACAACGGGCAGTGCGACGGTCGTGGCACCTACACGTGGCCCGGTGGAGACTATTACACGGGCCAGTGGAAAAACGACCACTACGACGGTCACGGCATATACATGTTTCCCGAAGATGGCACATGTTATGAGGGCCAATGGAGCGACAACCAGCACAACGGGCATGGTACCTATACATGGGCAAACGGGAACCGCTATGAGGGCGGATGGAAAGACAACAAGCGCAACGGCCACGGTGCCTGTACGTGGGCAAATGGCGAGCGCTACGAGGGCGGCTGGAAAGACGACAGGCGCAACGGCAGCGGTGCGTGCACCTACCCCGACGCCGGCCGCTACGAGGGCAATTGGGACAATGGCCAGCGCAGCGGGTTTGGCGCCTACATGTGGGCCGACGGAGCGAAATACGAGGGCGACTGGAAGCGCAACAGGCGCAACGGCGAGGGCCTCTTGATCGAGGTGGCAGGCGTGCGCTACAGCGGCCATTGGGTAGACGACCACCGACATGGGCATGGCGTCTGCGCCGAGACCGATGGCAGTCGGTACGATGGCCAATGGCAACACGATCAGAGACACGGCATCGGCACCGAGCACTATATCGACGGCTCCAGCGTACGGGGCAGGTGGTGGCACAAGAGGATGGTTTCGGCCGAGGTGACGCGCCACCGCAGGCATAGCGCCCTCTGCAGGCTCGACTCGGTGTGCATGGCATGCGCCGCCGTTGCCGCATTGCAGGCGACACCATAAAGATTGTACACGACGCACGCTGTGCCGGCCGGATCCCTGGCAATTCTTTAGGAAAAAAATCAAAAGGCCTGCTTGGCGCATTCTTTCTTCCTCATCACAAAACAGGCGGCTGCCCTTGCGCACCCACAATATTACTCCTTTTTTTCTCCTTTTTCTTTTACGTGCCTGCCAACAACGATGCGACCATGCGCTTGCATTTTTTTCGACGGCCGGTGGCACTACGACGGCGGCAACGATGTCGCTAGATACGCGGCAGCCAAACACAGGTCGATCCACGCCATCGCAGCGATTTTTTGCCAACCTCTACAAAACCTAGCACGAGTGACGTCGTAAAGAATTTGCGCGTGCACGTCGCCCGTTTTCATGCATTGTTTTCATGCTACCTGTTTTTCATTCGTTGGCTACACTGGAATAGAAAAACGGACACAAAGAGAGGACGCTTTGGGCGCCTGTATGCTGTCTGTGGTCGTTGACCAAGACATTACACTGCCAAGGCTGCGCTTGACCGCCCTAGATTGACCATTTTTGCCAGCAATGAAGCGGCCCAGGGGCGTCGACAAAACCGGCGATCGGCGCGTATCCGACAGGGACCACAAAATACATCGTAAAGGCAACTGTATCGTTGGGACGCCCTTTTTCGACGACATGCCCGACGAACTTGTGCTGGCCATCTTGGTCGCCCTAGGCGACGCTCGGTCGTTGGCCATGTGGGCGCAGACCTCTCACCGCCACCACGGCCTCGCCAATGATTCGTTTGTGTGGCGTCGCATGTGCGAATCGCGCTTTGGGCCTCTCTTGCATCGACACTTTGCACGATGGGGGAAATCCTGGCGCTGGCTCTATCGTGCCCAGGCGCGCGTGGCCGCGACCACAGGCACCGACGTTGGCGCGGCCATGGTCAAAGTATGCGGCACCAAAAGTGTCTACTGGGGCGAATGCCGTGATGGATCGCCGCACGGCTATGGCCTGGCGCTCCTCTTGCCCACACCCCATTGCGACAGGTGGCGCACACCGGTGCGCGTGTGGACAAACCCCGCCGCGTCAGAAAGCAACATCGGCTACGAGGGCGACTGGGTGGACGGTCGCAAGTGCGGCCGCGGCGTAAACACGGCAGACGGATCTCAGCATGATGGCCAGTGGCTCGACGACAGACGCAACGGACCGGGCCTTTTCATGCGAGACGATGGATTCAAGTGCGACGGTGAGTGGGTAGATGATAAGCACGTCGGCCAAGGGACGGCCACCTGGGCCGATGGCGCTCACCACGTCGGCGTTTGGGTCGACGACATGCGCAACGGGCATGGCGTATGCACCTACGCCGACGGCTCTCGCCACGAGGGCGAATGGAGCAACGACAAGGCCAGCGGGCACGGCGTCCACACATGGCCAGACGGAGAGCGTTATGAGGGCGAGTGGAAGGACGACATGCGCAACGGCCATGGCGTGTGCGCCTATGCCGACGGCGATCTCTACGTGGGCGGATGGAAGGCCGGCGAGCGCCACGGCCATGGAATCCACACGTATGCAGACGGCAACCAATACAAGGGCGACTTTGTCAACGGCAAGCGCAACGGCCAAGGCATCTACACGTTGACCGACGGGACAAAGTATGAAGGCGAGTGGAAGAACGACATGCGCGACGGCCATGGCGTGTGCGCCTATGCCGACGGCGGTCTCTACGTGGGGGGGTGGAAGGCCGGCAAGCGCCACGGTCATGGGATCCACACGTATGCCGGCGGCGACCAATACAAGGGTGACTTTGTCAACGGCGAGTATGACGGCCAAGGCGTCTGCACATGGGCCGACAGCACGAGGTATGAAGGTGAATGGTACGACGGCGAGCGCAATGGCAAGGGCCTCTTGGTCAAACCCAACGGGACACGCTACCAAGGCGACTGGGCAGACGACGACCGCCATGGACACGGCGTCTACGTCAAGGCCGACGACGGCAGCCGATACGACGGACGGTGGCAACGTGGCAACCGACACGGCGCTGGCACGTGGCATTATGCCGACGGTTCATCGGCGCGAGGCGAGTGGCGTCATAAACAAATGGTCTCGGGCGAGGTCGTCCAGCATCGCACTGGCGCAGAGCCGTGCAGCGTCGGCTCCCCCTGCATCGCGTGCACCATCGTCGCCGTGACGCAAGCGCCACAAATGGCTACACGCTCGGCTCGCGCTGTGATGCCTGGAGGCTCTTTCAATTAAAACCTAAAATAAAAACACACGCAAAGAAGACTTTTTTGGGAAAAATCAAAAGCACGTTGGAAGAAAAGAATCACTTTTTTTTGCATCGCCATCGCCGGCCAGTTTTGGTGTCGGCGCGAGCAGACAAGCGAGACCATGGCGTTTTTGTCGCTGCGCGCAATCACGGCCTGAATGCCGCCGGTCGACGGAGCACCAAACCCAATAGCCCAACGACCAAGGCGACAGCGTGCTTAGGAACCAAATGCGAATGGTTGGCCTTTTTCTTTGTACTTTCCGTTGGCGGACCAAAAAAAACATTACGGCTGCAACGAATTCTGGACAGCGGCTCCTGCCGTCGCTCATGCTATGGGGTTTTTTACTTTTTGTGCACGCCTGTGAATAGGAAGGCGACCGAAATTTTTCCGCTCTTGTAATGGTCGCGGCACAATTGGTTGCGCGCAGGACCGCGTGCCTTGCTGTGGCCCGGCCAGTGCTTGCGGATCGGTTAGACGTCGACCAATCCACGCCGAATTGTCAAATCATAAATCATATAAATAAAAAATCCCCACAAAATCCCGGATCCTAGTCGTCGGTTAACTGATCCGCAAGCACTGGGTCCGACCGACACCGACAAATTGTGCAGACGATCAATGAAGCGGCGCCGAGACACATATGAGGGCGCCGATGCCCCGCGCGACAAGGCCAGTGGTCCATGCGTGTCCAAAAGGCACCGTCAAAATCGCCAAAAAGGCAAGCGCGCCTTTGCGGTGCCCTTTTTCGGCGGGCTGCCTGATGAACTCGTGCTGGTCATTTTTGGGCGCTTTGGACGACCCTCAGTCACTGGCCATGTGGGCGCAGACCTCACGTTGCCACCACGACCTGGCCAACGACCCACTCTTGTGGCGTCGGTTGTGTGAATTGCGCTTTGGGCCTCTCTTGCACCGCCATTTTGCCCGGTGGAACAAATCCTGGCATTGGCTTTATCGTGCACAGTCGCACGAGGCCGCGCCCACGGTCCCGATGTCGGCGCCATTCTCGTGCAAGTGCGCGATCATCAATATATCTATTGGGGCGACTGCCGCGATGGTCTCCCCCACGGCCACGGGCTGGCGCTTCAAATGCCCACGCGCCAATGCGACCGATCGCGCGGACTCGCAAGGACATGGACCGACCTCGACGACGCAGTGACAACAAGCGAACCCGGCTACGAGGGCGAATGGAGCGACGGCCAGTTGGACGGTCATGGAATCCATGTGTGGCCAGACGGCCGACAGTACGAGGGCGATTGGAAGGACAGCAGACGGCACGGCCAAGGCGTTTACGTCTCTGCCGACGGCGACCACTACGATGGTGAATGGAGAAACGACGGGCGTAACGGACACGGCGTATGCACATACGCCGACGGCAGTCGCTACCAAGGCGAATGGGATGGCGGCATACGTTGGGGCAAGGGTCTCTTGGTCAAGCCCAATGGGTGGCGCTACCAAGGGGACTGGAGAGACAAGCGCCGCGGGTACGGTGTCTGTGTCGAGGTCGACGGCAGCCGGTACGAAGGGCGGTGGAAAGGCGGCAAGCGACATGGCCTCGGCACATGGTACTATGCCGATGGTTCGTCGGCACGCGGTGACTGGCATCACAGGGGCATGCGCTGGGGCGAGGTCGTCCAACATCGTGCCGACGCGGAATCATGCATCACTGACCTGCCGTGCAAGGCGTGCGAGATCGCCGCGAGCAAATGGTTTTAAAATGACGATGGAGTTTGACCCGCACAGTCTCACCCTCTTGTCTTGAGCCACGTCATAAACATCTTTCTTTCTCACAAAAAACCGAAAAAAAAGGACGACAAAAAGATATCTGTCTGCATGGTGCGTTGCTGCCGATGGTCGTTCTCTCTCTCCTTGTGATCTTTTTCGTTGGCCGATCACGGCAAAGGAAAAGCCGCACGACCAACAAACCCATGGACCGTCACCTTTTTATGTCTCTCAAATATTCTTACGTTTTTTAATTTTTGTTGGTGGTGCGTGTGCCTCCCAACCAAACAAAAAGACATGCCAATCGCAACCGCCTCTTTGCTCCGCAGGGTTTGCGCCTGTCGGTGAAAAAGGCCAGTTTCTGTGTGCCCATCTATAGCCGACAGATTGTGCAAAAGGGCGTCATGCAAAAGCGACAGAGGGACACCCACAAAAGCGCCGACCGGACAGGTCCCGCGCCCAACAACTTATGCGCGCCCAAGAGGCATCGCCTAAAGGGTGCCTATGGCACTGAGGCGTCCCCTTTCGACCGGCTACCCGATGAACTTGTGCTGGCTATCTTGGCCGCCCTGAATGACCCCCGGACACTGGCCGCGTGGGCGCAGACCTCGCGTCGCCATCAGCGTCTCGCCAACGACCCATTCGTGTGGCGTCGTCTGTGCGAGTTGCGCTTCGGGCCCCTCTTGCATCACCAATTCTCAGAGTCCAGCAAGGACTGGCGCTGGCTGTATCGTGCCCAGGCGCACGTGGCCACACTCGTGGGCGCCGATGTCGGCGCAGTCCTTGTGAACGCCCGCAACCACGACTATGTGTATTGGGGCGATTGCCGGGATGGTCGGCCGCACGGGTACGGGCTGGCGATTCTCTTGCCCACGCGACACTGCGAGAGGGAACGCGCGCTCACAAGGGCGCGCCCTGCCTCAGCCGCTCCTCCGCCCGAGGAGACCTTTGCGGGCTATGAGGGCATGTGGCGCGACGGCCGCATGTGTGGCCATGGCGTCTATACAACGTCGGATGGGCGCCGATACGACGGCCAATGGCGCGATGACCAACGCAACGGCATAGGCACCTATACGCAACCTGGTGGGTTCAAGTACGAGGGCCACTGGCGCGACGATCGATGCAACGGGCACGGTGTCTACACGTGGCCAAAGGGAGCGCGCCACGACGGCGAATTTCGCAATGGCAAGCGAGACGGCCGCGGCACATACGTCTACGCCGACATTGAGCGACACGAGGGCCACTGGAAAAACGATGTGCGCCATGGCCACGGCACGACCACATTCGGCGACGGCGATCACTATGCCGGAGACCATGCGGATGGCAAGTTTAACGGTTACGGTGTCTATACCTGGGCCGACGGCACGCGGTACGACGGCCAGTGGCAACACGGCGAAGCAAACGGCGTCGGTACACGGCATTATCCCGACGGTTCTTGTGTGCGAGGCCAGTGGACCGGCGGGAGCCTTGTGTGGGGTGAGGTCGTTTGTCATCGCTCCGGTGGCGCGGCGTGTCACAACGGCCCGCGGTGCGCCGCCTGCATGGCCGTCACGACGGCACAGGTGAAGCCCGACACGCACCAATCCACACCTGAACAATAAATGCACATATGCACGCATGCCAATGCATTGTCTGTGTTGATGCCCGTGTACGCACCCAAGAAATCACACTTTTTGTTCTCGACAGTGCCCGCCACGGAAATGGTCGGCTGCCTCTCTTGAATGTCTGTTTTTTTCAACCTTTTTTTTTCTCTCTGAAAATCGGCACGCCCGCAAGGTCCCTGCAAAGTCGCCGCCTGTTGTCCGTCGGCTCTTGGTGCGTCCGCATACAAGGCGCTTTAGTTCGTTTATCTTTTTTCTCGGGAAAAGATGTATCATTTTCTAATTGGTTCTAATAAACAGTGTCTGCCTTTTGCCGCCAAGCCAAGACCACACCACCAGCGTAGATACTCGGTGGCATCATTCGACGACACACAAAAGCAGCACAAAGTGAAAACAAAAACGCAACAGGGCAAAGGGCACCAAAACTATGAACGACGTCTTTCCGGTCGAGATCATCCAGGCGATCCTTTTTCGTGTGGGCAGGCGCCCTCAACTCGCCTTTGCTTGCCGCCTCTGGGGAGATATCGTTCAAGGCGAGGCCTTTTGCCGAGGGTGGCGCCCTTCTGCCGCAACGGTTCGAGGTATTGATTATGCCGTCCATTTGGCCCGCCAAGGACTTGTCGACCTATTGGCATGGGCACACAGCAAGGGGTGCCCTGTCGACGATCGTGTCATGGCCGCGGCCCTCTACAAGAACAAGACTGGGGTCATCCGTTGGGGACTCGGCACGCCTTCTGTCATCGGGCCGCGCGCCATGTCTACAGCCGCCCTATTGGGCCGACTCGACGTCATGCAGCAACTCTATGCCGGCGGCTGTCCGTTGAATCGCGATGCATGCCGCCAGGCGGCTTTAGGTGGCCATCAGGGCGTCGTCGTGTGGCTGCGCCAATACGATTGCCCATGGGACGCCCTCACGTGCTCGCACGCGGCCAAGGGCGCCCACTGGGACCTGTTCGACTGGCTCATGGGCCAAAAATGCCCGTACGACCATCGCACAATGGCCGCCGTTGCACGCCACGGCGATCTCGATCGTCTTGTGGCTTTGCGTGCACGTGGGTGTGCGTGGGACGCCAGTGTCTGCGAGGCCGCAGCGCGCGGTGGCCACCTTGGCGTCCTGCAGTGGCTGCGCGCCAATGGTTGTCCCTGGGGGCGGCGCTCGCCCCAGGCAGCGGCGAGGGGCGGCCACCTGACGGTGCTCAGATGGCTGCGGCGCCACGGCTGTCCGTGGTACCCACGACTCGGTAAGCGCGCCCACCGCAGCGGCGATCGAGACACGATCAAGTGGGTCATCAAGCACGGCTGGTCCGACGGCTGGCTCAAGCGCGCCGTCGTCGCGCTCGACTTTGACCTCATCGAATGGGCCGTTCCTGTCGTGTGGCCCGTGGCCGACTACAGCAACGGACCGTGGCGCATCGTCGAGATGGCTGCGCTCTGCGGCAAGCAAGAGGTCATCGAATGGCTCCGCGGCCGCGGCTACGAGTGGAGCCACAATGTGATGGGCAGCGCCGCCAGCAACGGCCACCTCGGGCTCGTGAAATGGATGCGCGCCAACGGCTGTCCGTGGAGCAAGGAGACGTGCGACAGTGCGGCGGCGGGCGGGCACGTCGAGACCGTCGAGTGGCTCATCGACAATGGTTGTCCACACGACCGCAGTCGGATGTGTGGGAGAGCGGCACAGGTGGGTCAATTTGATATTATCCGTTGGCTCGCGCCGACTGCGCAAGAGGCGACATCGTACGTGTGCGAGATGGCGGCCTACTTTGGCCGCCTCGACGTGCTCAAATGGTGCCAGACCGCTGGATTGCCCTGGGACAAGGGGGCGACAAAGGAGGCCGCTGACCAAGGCTATGACGACATACTTAATTGGCTTGTTGAGAATGGGTGCCCTGGGCACTATGAAGTGTTCCTTTCGCTCATCCGCCGAAAGCGCTACGACAAGGCACGCTGGGCCTATTCAATGGGCTGTCCTCTGTGGCGCCAGGTGTGCCTGCGCGACGCTCGGCGCTACGGTGCCGACGCTTCTTTTCTCGCATGGATCGAGGAGCAGCCCGACTGGGCGCCTTGAATTGTGTTGTTGTCGTCTTGCAAAACCCTTTTCTTTTGTGTGCGTGGCCAAATGCAGCCCTCTTTTTTTCCCTCCTGCGTGCCTGTCGGACTTGTGCACATTTTGCATAAAGGGCACCTTTTTTGGATCGCGACAGGCAAGGGAAAGAGGCACAAAAAGAAACCCGACCAACAACAGGCTGCCAGCGCACGACGATGGTGGTCATGAAAGGGCAACGATCTTAGGTTGACTGGCTTACCAACGCAGACTGCCCAACAAGGACACGCTTACTGTTGCACCGCCAGTCAAAAACAAGATGGCAGCCAAGTTTTGTTTTTTGGCACTGAAATGGGTGGCGGTGACGCCCAACAATGTACAACACTGTGTAACCAAGTCGTGCACAGAGGCACAGCAATCGACGAATGAAAAATGCACGATATAAACTTTTTCTCTTTATTCATCGCTCAGAAAAGAAAAATCAGTTAGCGGTTTGGTCGAGCAGCGAGCGCGGTCACAGATGGCATCCCAGTGCTCGGGGTAGACGATCGTTGAAATGTCGAGCGTCGCGTGCCTTGTCAAGTAGCGAGCATGGCCCGCCCGGCAAGAAAAGCCGGGGCGGGTCGAGCGGAGGCGCCCGACCATGTCGGGATAGGCCTCGAAAAGATCAACCGAGTCGGCCACAATAGCGCGCTCATGGGGCGGGGCCTCGGCACTGATGAGCGCACAAGTGGCCGCCGTAGCAAGCGCGCTGTCGATCGCACCCCGCGTGCGGTCATCAAGGTCGACGGGCTTTGCTCCGTGCACTCTTGGCGCAACCTTGTCCCCGACATTCACTGTGATGTGCCCATCATCATACTCGCGCACCTCGATGTGGTCGGGCGCATAGGCGCCGCGTGTGAGGGCGTGCATGAGGAGGGGGTACGGCGGACGTTGGCGCGCAAAGGACGAAAAGGAGACCAGGTCGAGACCCTTGTTGCTTATGGCTGTCCCCGGCTTGGTGACAATGAGCGAATAGATGGCATAGCGCACACACGTCTGCATAAACTGCCGACGGAGGCGCGGGGCACGCGCTAGACCAGACGCGCGGATCAGTCCAGCGGCATTCGAGGCGGTCGCGGGTTCGTATTCATCGTCGTCGCAATGGGCAAAGGACGCAAGGCGTGTGTCGACCTCGTCGGGTCGAAAGAATGGCGCGCGGCATACGGCGTCGAGGCGGACGCAACAGCCGCGCAAGGATGCGACGGTCTTGACCATATCGGGTCCTCGCAGTGCCCACCGCATGATAAGCGCAAGCATCTCGTCGGGCAAGTGCAAAAGGCGTGTGTGTGGCCCAACTTGTGTGTCCCCGCGATTCGAGCCCTCTGGCGTGGGTCTATGTCTCCTCTGACGTTGGCGAGCACGGCGGCGCTTGCGCCCGACGCCGTCGGAGCACACGGCACGCACACCAAGTCGAGCACAGGTGGTCTTGTTTTGCATGACTGCAAGAGTGAAAGCAAAAAAACTCGACGACGAATTTTTGGATCGCTGCAAAAACAAAGGGCCAACCAATGTGGGTCGCCAACGAGGCCCTTTGGGAACAAAATTCATTTCCTCCGTGTGGAACAAATGGATTCGCCCGCCCGACGGCCCACGAAAGAAAATGCTTGCCTCGTAAAAAAAAGCACCGAGGACGCCAAAAAAGGCGCGCGGCAAGGTCGGCCACATGTGGGGCCAGGTCACTTAACCTAAAGTTTCAGGCGTTGCGATTTCTCCTCGTCGTCGCTGGCGCGCGCATGCGTCTCGGTAGAAGAGAGCCACTCAACGGAATAGCCCCCCCCCCCCTGGTGAGCGTCATCAACTCGGTGGCAATCTCGGACGCCCGCGCTCGACTCTCGCGAATTACCGCCAACAAAAAACGCGATGGACAAGCCACACCCTCGCTCCAAAGGTAACCTCCCTTTTCTTGTTGGTCCGAGCAGCGTTGAGCAGGAAAAGGGGTGCATGTTGCGGTGGGCGATGGCGATCAGGCGCCCAGACTCGCACAGCACACGATGGCCGTCTCCCGTGCGCGGGGAGCAGAATGGTCATACTTTTTTTATCAAACTTTATTCAAAGAAAAAAAATTATGTGCACGGCCGGCATGGCGAGGTGGCGGTGGCGCGGGCAGACCCACAGCACTCACGGTCAACCGCCGACGAGATGTCTACTGTGCATTTTCTTGTCAGATAGCGACCCCAGCCGGCCGTGCACCTGAGTCCAGGATGGGTCGCGTGAAAAGACCCAACACAGTCGGGGTACGCTTCAAACAGGTCGATCGAGTCGGTGACGATTTTGTACTCGCAAAGCAGGCCGGTGGCATCCATGGCTCGCTTGGCCGCCGCGACAAGGGCATCATTGATCGTGTCTCGCGACCACTCGTCGAGGACGGCGGGCTCGGGGTCCAATATTTTGGCCGTAGTCCCACAACAGGCGCGCACGTTTGTCTGGCCATCGCTGTGCGTGTACACTTTGATGTGGTTGTACACGAAAAGGCCACGTACGGGCTTGAGGGCACGCGCCATGAGCAAGGCCGTGGATTCGGGCCTCGCAAAGGATGAAAACGGCACCAAGTCGAGTTGCGGCGCCATCACATCTGGCTCGCTGGCGATGAGCGAGTAAATGGCATAGCGCACGCACGTCTGCACAAACTGTCGACAAAGACGGGGAGCACGCATAAGACCGACCGCGCTAATGAGGCGACCGTCGTCTCGCGTGCAGGCCGGGTCGTATTCGTCGTCCTCATAGCATGCAAAGGGGGCGAGCAGTGGGTCGACGTCTCCAGTCTCAAGCCATGGCAGGCAAGATAAAGCGTTAAGGCGGGCACAGGACGCGCGCACGGCCGCAATGTCCTGGGTCGCGCGAGGCCCCTGTAGCATCCATCGGACAATCAACGCGAGAATCTCGTTGGGAAGATCCAAGAGGCCAACGCCCAGACCCACTTTGCTCCCGTTGTGTTCCGACATATAGCCGTGGCTTATTTGGTTGCCGGCGTGACCGAGGACAGCAGCGACGGTGCTCGTCGAGGTTATGCTTTGTGTGCACGTGCTGGGTCGAACGCTAGTTGCCCTGTTTCGCGCAAGTACCCCCGACCGAGGGCAACGCCGAGTAGAAAATAAGATAAAAAATGGCTGGGTAAACTTAATATTGGGGCGGTGTAAAGTTGGCCAATGGAGGGCCAACAGAGATCATGCCATAAAGGCAGCGTATCAGCGCTGACCAATTAACATGCCGCCATCAATGATATGAACATTTTAGGATTGTAAGACAACATCGCTGGTCCCAAAGTGTTTTGCGCTGACTCTTTTGTGTCGGTTCGCTGTCCCCCAATACGCCGCCAAGGACCGCAAGCCTTTTTTCTCCAGCGCACAAAAAGGAAGGACCCGTGCGGCTCGTTGATCCCGCCGATAATCCAAAAGTGTTTGTTGCGCGCTGGACATGCAACCATGAAACCAATCAAAAAAAGGGAAAAAACAATTTCGAGCGGGTCGATGCAGATCGAGGCTCGTGCACTCAATATCCCCTTTAGTCTTGCAGTCTGGCCCGTCTCTATGGAGGATTGCGAGAAAGGCCTGGCCAACCGCAAGCGCCCAGTTTCATTGTCGTCGCCGGAATGGTCATCGCGCCCCTCCAACATGCGACGCAGCACAGAGTGCAATAATACAAATGACAGCGCATGACCATTTCTTACGTCGCAAATTATTTTGCTTTGTATTGAGGAAAAAAAACATTCTGCCGACCTAGAAGCAAATGTGCGGCGCGGACCCGGGCCGGCGCGCACGCGTCATACGCAAAAGATTGGCGAGACATCGAGCGATGCGCTCCGTGTCTCGCGGCGCTTGTAGCCTGCGCTGCAGGAAAAGCCCGGTCGAGTCGAGCGAAAACGTGCTGAAAGGTTGGGACAGGTCACGAAAAGGTCGATCGATTCGGCGACGAGAGCCCGCATGTGAGGTGATCCGCCGGTGGTGTCGATGGCGTGCATGGCCGCCGCGATGAGCGCGCCGTTGATCACGTCTTGCATGGGTTTGTCGAGGACAGCAGGCTCGGGACACCATACGTTGGCGCCTATTTTGCACTCGACCCTCACTTTTGTCCTACCGTCGTCGTATTGCGTCAGGCTAATGTGATCGTACGTAAAAGCGCCGTGCATGGGCTTGAGGGCGAGCGCTATCGAATGGGTTTGCGATTCGGTCTTTGCAAAGGATGAAAATGGCACGAGGTCGAGTTGCGGCGCCACCAGGTCGGGTTTGGCCGCGAGGAGCGAGTAGATGGCATAGCGCGCACACGTCCGCATAAACTGCCAGCGCAGACGCGACGCCCGCTGCAGGTCGGTCGCGCTGACGAGGCGGATCCCGACCGTCGCTCCGGCCAGAGCCACGTTCGGGTCGTATTCACCACCGTCGAAAGCGACAAAGGGCGCGAGGTGTGGTCCGACGTCGCTCGCCGTAAGAAAGGGCACTTGACACAGCGCCTCCAAGCGCCCACAACAGCCGCGCAAGGATGTAACGGCTCTGGTCATGGTGATGGTATCCTGCTGCAGGGTCCATCGTACGACCATCTCCAGTATTTCGTTGGGAAGGTCCAGGAGATGGACGTGTCGCCCGGCGGCCGCGTCGGTGTCGCCGTGTAGTCCTGCTCCAGCACGGTCCCTCCTCTTTTCGTGCCATCGTGCTCGGTCGTGTTTGTGCGCCCTAGTGGTCGGTGGCGCCGGAGTGGGTGTGTCGCACCGAGGGCCACCCGTCGTGTCTTGTACGCAAGAGATGGCGTGCGTGCTGCCCATGTGCGTGCCTTGGTTATGTCGCGGCGCTCGTCCTCATGCGCCTGACTCGTTGGTGTGTTTGTTTTGGAAATGCTACCGTCTGCAAAATAGCAGAGCCCGATTAAAAAGCCGGCGCTTGCGATTCGTTCCCAATGATGCGGTCTCTTTATGACGCCCAATCAACAAAAATCGTGAACCGTTCACGGACAAAATCGCTCTGTTGTGTCCAGTCCCCGGCTGGGGTCCTATGTCTGTCCACGCGCTGATTGGGTTACTGCGGAGAGTTTGGTTTTTATGTGTCCACATTGTGTTGCCCCAAAAACATGCCAGGGTCAGTTGCGCTCACTTGTGCCGACCGCTGCGATACGCAGACAACGAATGAAGAGGACCCGTTCCGAGGCCGACGACAGCGATGGTGACGACGACGACGACGACAAGTCCACCGACCATGTCGTTCCGTCAAAGAAAAGGCAACAACCTGGCGTTGGCTCCACCGACGTAGTGCCTGCTCTGTTTGACCGACTCCCCGACGAGTTGGTTTTGCACATCCTTGCGTTGGCCGATCACGTAGGGACGGTTGCCGCGTGGTCGCTCACATCGAGGCGCCACCATGCGCTCGCCGCAGACGACTCGCTGTGGCGCCAATTGTGCCTCGCACACTTTGGGCCGCCACTCCACGAGCGGCCCTGGCCGGCATGGGTCGACTGGCGCTGGATCTACCGTACACAAAGTTGGCCAGCCAACCACGAGGGCCCCGACGTCGGCGCCGTCAGGATCAAAGGCGGCAGGCACGTTTATTGGGGCGACACCGTGGATGGCAAACCCCACGGCTTTGGCATCCCGATCAACTCGACCAAGACCCGCCGTCTCGATGTTGTGCGGGAGCGATCTCACCGTCTGCCGAGCCAACCCGCGTCAGACTCTTTTATTCGGCGTCAGGGTCACTGGATCGAGGGCAAGATGCATGGGGACTGTGTCAAGATCTACCGCAACGGTATGCGATTCGAGGGCGTGTGGAACCATGGGAATCGGCCCTCTGTCGGTACCATACGCTACGCATCGGGCAGGCGATACGACGGCGAGCACAAATCATATCGTCCACATGGCCGTGGCACAATGGTCTACGAAACGGGCGACACACACGAGGGCCAGTGGGAGTGTGGCCGACTCTGCGGCCAAGGCATCGACACCTATTCAAACGGCGATGTCTTTATAGGTACGTGGTCTGCCGAGGAAACCGACGACCAACCCTACTGTGGCACCTATATATGGTCGGATGGCAGTCGCTACGACGGCGAGTTCAACTGTCGCGGCCAGAACCACGGCCAGGGCTCAAGGGTCTATGCCAGTGGCAACCGGTACGACGGGCAGTGGTACGAGAACGACTATCACGGATACGGCGTCTACACGTGGGCATCGGGAGGCGAGTACAAGGGCGCCTACGACAAGGGTCAAAGGCGAGGTCGAGGCACGCGCACGTTCGCCGACGGTTCACGTCTTTCGGGCGTGTGGGAGGGCGCCACCGCATGCGCGCACGGAAAGATCGAAAACCACCGTTCCAATCGACCGTGTTTGCCAGACGACCTGTGCAAGGCGTGTTTTACTCTGGCGCAGTGCTTGCGGCTCGGTTAACCGACGACTAAAATCCCCAATTTTGTGAGGATCTTTTGATTTATATGATTTTTGATTGGACAATTCAATGGAGATTAGCCGACGGCTAACCGGTCCGCAAGCACTACACACGCGCACACAAGGGGGAGCCACCTTTTTTTTTCTTTTGCGTCATCGCACGTCCTCTTGGTTGTTGCAGCGGCAACAACAAACAACAACAGCAAACCAAACGTGCAATAAAGGCCGCGTACATTGTGCTTTCAGGGCGCAAAGGGTATGGGTGGGGGATCTTGTGTGTCGTGCAGAAAGGGCGCTGCTCTTTCTTTTTTCCCAGTGGTTCATTACCGCCGTTGCGATCCCCCAGAGACATGGCGACCACCACGACCACAGATCTGGCACGATCGCCCGATGACACCCGTAGCCCCATCGTGCACGTTTTCGACGACACGCCCGTGGCCGCTCTAGTCGACCAAGGCAGCGCGACACCTGCCGACGTGCGCATGTTGCGCATCGAGGCGGCGGGCCGTTCGGCGCGACCCGGCGATCGACATGGCGGTCCGAGTGAGACAGATGGCGCGCGCCGAGCGCGTGCCAACCGCCGGTCGGGTCAGCCCCGCGAGCGGGGCAAGCCGGTCCGAGCCCCTGACCGAATGTGTTTTACAAAGGCGCATCATTTTGAGTACCACATCCAGAGGTCGCAGGGCAAGGTCGCCGACAGGGAGGTCGACGCCGATGTGATCGACGCTGTCGCTGCGTGGCACGCCGAGCAGGGCATGGGGTCGAGCGACGACGTGACGCCGCACAGCGTGCGCCACGCCCTCAAGTGTCTCGGCCTAGTGCACCTGATGGACTCGGATGTCCGCATCTGGGCCCACGTCGCGGGCAAGACGGTGCCCGTGTTTGACTCGCGCATGCAGGACCAATGCAGGCGCATGTTTGCGAGCATACAGGCGCCCTATGCCAAGTGGAAGGCACGTATCGACCCAACGCGCGCCAACTTTCTCCCCTATGGCTATGTGCTCTACAAGTTTTGCCAACTGCTCGGGCGTCACGAGTTCCTCGACCACCTGTCGCTGCCTCGGAGCCGGCTCCAACTGGCAAAACTCGAAGCCATCTGGAAGGGCATCTGTGAGGACATGGGCTGGCCCTATCTGGCGGCAGACGCCGGGCCGCGCCGTCCGACATCGATCCCGTCACGCTTGCCCTCGGCCCAATCGACTTCCGCCTCGGTCGACGAGTCTATGCGGGCGCTTGCTCGCGTGCGCCTCGACAGCGACGATGACCCCGCGCGCGAGGGGATGATCGCCAACACCTCCATGGACATGGGCTAGCACCGTCCGCCGGCCGGAGCGCCTTCCGATTGAAAAAAAAAAGGCGACCAGTCACCTATCCAACGTGTCTGTCTGTGACTCTCCCGAGCAAAAAAGTGCACCATACAGTTTGGCCGACCAGCCGGCCGCTGCGCTGCGCGCGCGCACGGGTTTCGGTCCTTTTTTGGAAACGGCTGGCACGGAAAAAACCGCACTCACAAATAAAAAATGCAGTCTAGATTTGCAACAAAAACAAATTGTCGGCATGTCTTTTGTCATTGAAAGGGATGACCCAAAACAAAATGGAGCGCCGCATTTTGGTGCGCAGCATGGCAAAGCACAGCGCAACAAGAAGGCAAATTTTAGCCACCATGCTTTTGGACAGGGGCGACTAGAGGGGGAGAGAGAGGGCCCCAACGCCAAGCGAGAAAAAAAAAGGAAAAAAAATTGACGCCCATTTCTTTTGTACATTGAGAAGTGTGTGTATGGTCGCCTTGCCCCCCTTTTTGTCTTGTCGCCGCGGTCGTGCATGCGCCAATCGCCGCAAGGCCAGAAAAAAACGCACCGTCATGCGGCGCACGACGAGAACCCGAGTCCGGGGGCGCGCCAACAAAAGAATAAAAAAATGTGTCGCACAGATTTTGGTCCAGGACAATTATTTGTTGGTGGGGGTCGGTTGCAAAACAAAACACAGCAATGCCTCGTGTGGCCTATGCGCGTGGACCTGCGACGTGCCGTCGATGGTCCAAGGAGACCTGCGTCTGTTGGGGACGGCGAGACAGAACCAAGGGACGGCGACGGTGGTGGCAACGCATCGCCGAGTCGCGTCGTCACGGGCGACGACGTGATTCGGCACTATCGTTGCCGTTGCAATTGTGCCATGATGCAATTGTTGTGAACGGGACGATGGTGCCACAGTCGCCATTGCCACTGCCATTGCCATCGACGCGATATGACGCCTTTTGTATGCTGCCCGACGAGTTGATTGTGGCCATCAGTGTGGCGACGCGGTCCGCCTCAGCCGTCTGTCGGCTCTGGGCCACGTGCCATCGAATGGCACGCATCTGCGCCGACGACACCCTCTGGCGACGACTGTACCATGCGTGCTATGGCGATCCAGTGCATCGGCAGTTTTCTGCCTATGGCAAAGACTGGCGCTGGCTGTGCCGCGCAGTGGCTTCAACATCGGCCACGCCGTCGACGACCGGACCCTGCCGCACGGTATGCGAATCGGTCGTCTTTATGGGCGACCTTGTTGAGGGGAAACCCCATGGTTATGGTCTGGCGGTGGAGACGGCAGACGAGGACGAGGCCGCCGCATACCAACCCGACTCGGCGCTCGACAGGCGCAACGTGCTTTCGACCTATGAGGGCACGTGGGCCGATGGCCGTGAACACGGACACGGCGTCGAAGAGATTGCCGGTCAGGGCACCTACACGGGCACATGGGCCGCGGGCGCGCGCGACGGCCACGGCACATGCGCATGGGCCGGCGGCGAGCGCTACGTCGGCGAGTGGCACACGGGCAAAAAGCACGGCGCCGGCACCTACACATGGGCCAACGGCGACTGCTACCGGGGCATGTGGCGGGACGATCGCGAGGACGGATTTGGCAACATGGTCTACGCCAGCGGCGTGCGCTTTGTCGGCCAATTCCGCAAGGGCCAGCGCAAAGGTCCCGGCGTGCAGACAGAGCCAGACGGTCGGGTGACCATGGGCCTCTGGCGCGGCCTGGGTCGCGGCAAAGGCGCCCACGTCGGCGCCGACGGCACTTTTTACGAGTGCGGATGGGCCGACGGACGTCTTGCGGGCGACGTCACGCGCATCCGCTTGGACGGCACCGTAGCCACCTATAAACCACCGACGACCGCACCAGACGACCCATAGGCGCTTCTGTCCTAATCTTTTCCTCGTCCAACGTTTTGCCTTTTTTTTTCTTTTTTTTTCCGAATACAATTCTTTCTTTGCCCTTTTTTTCCAATAGCAAAAGGCAGATGTTTGTCTGCGCGGGCGCCGCGCAGCGCGCCGCGGGTCCAGCCAGACGAGTAAAAAAATTCGTCACTCATTCCAGGCGCAAGGCCCAAAAACATGCAACACGAAAAAAATGTCGGCGCACACGACCCGGCCGGGCCTCGCTCCCCCGTTGCACAACCGAAAAAAACAACGGCCGCCCCAAAAACGTGGACACCAGCCAGAGCGCCAATCAAGACACACGATCGATTTAAAAAATTCTTGAAAAAAATGGTGGGGGAAAAAGAATAGAAATGGCGTCCGTCTTTGCTCGCAACGGGGCAAAAAAAAGGCGGAGAAAACACGCCGGCGCGATGCCGCGGCACGGAGAGCGCCACAAAAAAAAAGAAAAGTCCCCCCCCCCCCACCGAATACCGACACTCGCCGAGGGACGTCTTTGCAGAGACGACCACGGAGTATCGCCCGCGAGGGCCATTACCAGGGTCTCGAAAGGGGGCCTGGACCAAAAAACTCGACGTCGACGGGCACCAAAGAATAAAAAGATAAAAACGCGGGCCTCGATTGGAGCAAGAGAGCGCGCGGAGCAAAAACAGAGCCGACTTTATTCGATTCAACCGTCTTTTTTTCAACAAACACAAAAGAAAAATGGCCGCTGCAGTTGTCCAACTTGATGGGTCTGCGCTGATCGATCGCCTGCCCGACGAGGTCCTCGTGCACTGTTTCAGGTTTTTGGTCTGCGTGGACCGACGCATACGCGCCGCGGTCGTGTGCCGTCGCTGGCGCCGCGCGGCCCTGGACGCGTCGAGCGTGGGACGGATCGACTGCACGACACGGGCAACGGTGCCTCGCCGTCGGCGCGGCGCAGCCAGACGTCGCCTTGCGGCTGCCGAGGCTGCTTCCGCCGATGGACATGGCGATTGTATCCGCCACCATCTCGACGGACGACCACGCCTGGACGACCCCTTGTGTCGCATCGTCTGTGCAGCGGCGCGTAATGGCGACCTATACAACTTTGCCTATGTGCACGCGCAAGGCTACGACCGCTACCACGATGCCCTAGGCGAGGCTGCGCGCCACGGGCACACTGCCATTGTCGTCCACGTGATCGCGACTGTCGGCCTCGGCGCACTTGATGCGAAAACGCTGGAAAAGGCGCTGATCAATGCGGCCTCTGGCGGCCATCTCGAATGCGCAACCTATTTGTCGTCGCGATCGCCAAACAAGTCGCTGGCTGCCTGCTCGCACGCGGCGTTGGGTGGCCACACGCCCATCCTGCGCGTGCTCGCCGCCGACGGCCACCCACTCGGCGAACGCGCGGCCATGCAGGCTGCCGCCGGAGGCCATCTCGACACGCTGCGCTACTTGCGCGATTCAGGGTGTCCATGGGACGCGCGGACGTGCACCGCCGCGGTGGCTGCCGGTCGCATCGACATACTCGACTATGCGCGCGAGCACGGATGCCCGTGGACTGTCGGGACCTGTACGGCGGCGGCTCGCGCGGGTCGTCTCGACATTTTGAGGGATTTGCATGACCGCGGCTGTCCCTGGGGCACCGACACACTGGCCGCCGCCGCGTCGATCGGACGCGTCGACATCCTGACCTACCTCTGCGACGAGGGCTGCCCGCGGAACGCATGGGCGTGCAACGGGGCCGCAGGCAAGAGACACATGGACGCTCTGCGGTGGCTCTACAACCGGGACTGTCCGTGGGACGCCTCGGTGTGCGCCCACGCCGCGACCAACGGCGATCTCGCCATGCTCGCCTTTGCGCACGAGCACGGATGTCCGTGGGACGATCGCACGTGCACAGAACCCGTGCGGGCTCTGTGTCGCGTGCAGTCGATGTTTTATGGGCGAGATCGAGTGCCGAATGCCGCCGACGACGAGGGGCGACTGGCATGTCTTGCGTACGCACGTGCCCGCGGCTGCCCGGCAAACATTGCCCCTTGCTCCTACGCCGCCTTTGCGGGCAACTTGGCGTTGCTCGCGCGCCTGCGTGATATTGGCTGCCCGTGGGCCGATGGCACCACGTACGCAGCGGCCAGCGGCGGACACAATGCCATGTTGATCTATGCGCACGAAAACGGCTGCCCGTGGAGCCCCGATACAATGGCGGCAGCGGCCGCACGGGGCGCCTACAACATGCTGCGCTATGCGCTGGCCCACGACTGTCCCTATGACGCTGCCGAGGCCATCAGCGCCGCCCGTCGAGGCGGTCACTGGCGTTGCGCGCGTCTCTTGGAATGGGCCGTCTTGCCCTCTGTCGATTTATTTGATTAAAAACAATGAGAAAAGGACGAAACAATGAGGCATTTGCATTTTTGCTTTTTTTTCGTGAGGTATGTGATTGGTGGTCACGGCGCGACCATCGACGCCTCCTGGCCGCATGGCCCGTCTTTTTTTTGCCCTCTCTCTTTTTCTTTTAAAGACGCGCCCACGAGGAAAAAACGGACAGCAAAAAGGTCGAGCAGGTTTGTTGTGAATCGGCCGACCAAATCGCGTCGCCCACTTTTTCGGTCCTGCCTTTTTTTGGTTGTTGTCTCGGTGGGGCCTACCTCGCGGGCGTCCGCATTGGCTCCCACAAAATCCTTTTTTTTTGTTATATTCTTTTCGAGGCGGCGCAAGATTAGGAGGAGAAAAAAAAAAGAGACACGGCGCCCGCGCAGAGAACACAACCACAAGGCACGTTGAGGAGACCGCCTGCGCAGACAAGGCAAGGCATGGCGACGGTTGTGACAAAGAATAGCGTCGACGGCGCGGGGGACGTCTTGGGCGCGTGCCACCATGCCGATGACGTTGACGACGTACTGCCGCTCTTGATCGTCGACGCGTCCGTGAGCACATGGGCGCGCGTCGATGTGGTGCTCGCGCACACGCAGACGTCTGCGAGGGCCAGACCGTGGCCGACGCCACCTTTGTGCGTCGACAACCGATCCTTTGAGCCGTCTGTCTATTCTCGTCTGTAACCCACTCATCAAGAATCGCCACCCAACTGAAAGAAAAAAAAAGAAACACGAACCCACAAGGACAGCCTCTGCAACCATTGTTTTTGTCACGACGGCGGCCGTGCGGTCATGTTGTTGGTGCCGCCGACCGCGCCACGCGCCGTTGTGCGCAGAGGAAAAAAAGGGGTCGGTCAACGCAAACGAAAAGAGGCTGTTTTTGGTTGAGGGCGAGGGGCGGCGGCGCGGGGGACTCTTTTGTGTTCCGATGCCGCGAGGGCATGCGCGTGGTCCGCCCTCGGGCCAGATTTTTGTTCTTTGCCCGCCGTCCCGCCAGCGACAAGACAAACTCTTTCTCTTTTCCTGCTACGGCACGGGAGAAAAGACAGGAAAAAAGGGGAAAAATGAACGCGCGCGACGATGTCGACGACCAAGGTGACGGCGAGAGGCATCCCACGCGTCTCGACGATATGCCGATCGAGGTCGTGCACATGATCGCCCGCCATCTCGACACGCCGCGCGACCTCGGCGCCTTTGCCATTGCGGCGCCCCATCTCGTCGCCGATCCCGTGGCGCCGCGCGTGGCGAGGATGGTCGGCTTTGCGCGCGCATCAGATATTCTCGTGGCCGGAGCGCCGCTGGCCGCTGTCGTGGCGCTCTTTGCCGAATGGGACGAGCCGGTGGCCGTCCACATGCTGGGCGATGCCGCCGAAGGTGGCCACGTCAACGTCGTCCAGTGGGTCTATGAGCGCATCGCCGATGGACTGCGCGATACCAAGGCCCGTCGGGCCGCGACCACGGCCCGACGCCATTATGATGAGTCGAGCGACAGTTGTTCCAGTTCGAGCGAAAGCGAAGATGACAACTCCAACGGCGCCAACGACGACAACGCCAACAAACAGGACGATTGCGCAAGCGACTCGTCGTCCTCCTCTTCCTGGTGTGCCGGATATTGGGCCAGGGAGCGACTACGCCGCGCGCCAAACCGATTCAGGGACCACTGCGGGAGCGCGCGCACCGACGATCTGCTGTGGCTGGATGCGTTGACGCGCGCCGCGCGCAAGCGGCATCTCGACGTGCTCGCCTGGATCGTCAAGGGTCCCTGCTATGGCGACACGTATACGCGGAGCATGCGGTCCATCTATCACAGCGTCATGATCGAGGCAGCGGCACGTGGGCACCTCGACGTGCTCGTGATGCTGCACACGACTGTCGCCGTGTGCACGAGACGCGGTTCGTGTGGGTGCCCGCCGGAGATTGGCATCGCCGCCGTGCAGGCCGACCGGCCCGACATTGTCGACTGGCTGTGCAGTGTGGTATGTTCGGGGGTGCCGCCGTTCACCGCGCGCGCAGTCGCGACGGCCATCACCAAAGCCCACCGGCCTCGCTTCATCGCCTGGGCGGCGATGCACGGTCACGCACCCGATCCGACGTGCCTGGACGACTTGGCACAGCGGAATGTCGTGCGCACCCTGGCATTGGTGCACGAGACGGGCCTGTGCGCGTGCACGCCCCAGGCGGTGCGCGCGGCGGCACGTGCCGGCAGCCTCTCGGTACTTCAGTGGGCTGCTGGCGACGATCCGTCTGCGCCGAGGGCTGGTGCGGCGTGGCGTCCCACCGATGTCGCCATGTTGGCAGCCACCAATCGTCGCGTGGAGGTAATCGCGTGGCTGCGCACGCGTCAAGACGGACAACGTGCTCTCACGGTGGGTGTGGCGCGTGCCGCCCTGGCCGCCGGCTGCATCGACGCCGCCGCTCATATCCGGCCCTTTGGCACGTGGGACGCACTGGAGGCGGCCGTCGCGTCGGGCAACGTAGAGACGGTGCGCGCCGTGGCCGACACCGGCGGCGTGGGCAGTCCGGCGGCCTTTGTCGGCGCCATCCGCCACGGCGGCAGCGACGTCCTGGCCTTTTTGTGCGAACGTTACGGTGTCGCCTTTGTCGAGGGCGCGCTGGCCTCGCTGGCCGGCGTCGCCTGCGCGGCGTCCTGTCTCGACTGGCTCGGCGCCTACCCGCCCACGGCCCACTTGTGCCTCGCCGAGGCCTATGCCGCCAACCTGGGTCACGGCGAGGTCGACACGCCCGGCTCTTGCCATTGTCCTGTATGTGCGGCCCCGTGATTACTTTGGGCGCGTCCATGCGCCAGACGACTCGAATCAACTTTTTTCGTGATCTCTTTTTTTTGGTCCACTCTCTCATCGTCCATTCCGGAAAAGAAAAACCAACATACAGCCGAGCGCTTTTGGGTCGCGCGGCCAAAGCGTGGGCCTATAGGACCAAAAGGGGGCGTCGATGAAAATGAGAGGAAGACAGCGGCAAAAATGCGAGAGGCCACCGTTGTCGTGCCGCCATCGAAGAGTGGGCGGCACAAGGCGCACGGTCCATTGGCGCGCAACATCGGACGCAACGGCCCGGTTAAAAAAAGATCAAAAAAAGAAACTACGCGCAGGACAAGGCGGCGCACTCTTTCGAGTCGATGCCTTGCCATTTCGACGACCCGCCAACGCAAAAAATGCGCCGACGCATGCAAGAAAAAGAAAAGGATCAATTGGCGGCGTGTTCGTTGTTCATTTTTTTTTCGCGACGGCATTGTCTCTTGCGTGCGCCTGCGGTCTTTTTGCCATTGCGCACATTGTCCGACCCATAAAACCAGCACACGCGCGCACTTTAAAAAAAAAAAAGAGGGGATGACGGCCGACGGCACCGACGGGTCGATCATCAAGGTGCTCGCGCATTTGGGCCCTCTTGTTTTGGTCTTTTTTGCGCCATGAACGGCCGCTCATTTTTTTTGTTGTGCCCTTTTTGTGCGGTCTTGTTGGCGCCAGACCGTGTTGCGCATCGTGACGTGCGGGTGCTACGCGCGCAGTGAGCCTCCAAGCCCAAGCGATGCGCACGGCCAGGGCAACGGATGGACCGACGACGAAGCCGAACCGCAACCCGTCGACGACGAGGAATACGAGTCGTGGGCGACCGCTACTACCTACCATCCCGACGACGCGCACGCGTGGGAGGCATTCACGGCCAAGTACCAACCGACGTCAGAAAACAAAGGGGATCGCAGTCGAGCATAGGGCGAATAAAAAAGGCCAAAGTCGGTGACCACCCTCCTTTGGTCGCCTATTCTTGTCGCGAGCGACCTCTTTTCTTTTTTGTGTTTAAACATTCTGCTGCTTGCCGTTGGCAATATTTTTGGAGGCGTGATGACGCTCTAGGGGCGACCGACAAAAGGAAAAGACCTTTGACGACAGATCGTGCGTCGTCTGCAGTTGTTGGGTGCGGTTGTCGGGCGGTGGCTTTGATCGCGAGGCACTGTGTGGGCTTGACGTCTGATGGAAAGGATCAAGAGCCAATCAGCGCGACCCTTTGCCAGATGCAACAACTGTTTCAAAAATAAGAGAGAGAGAGAGAGAGAGAGGTCTAAGCGCGCACCGCAAAAGGCAAAAATGTGACCGTTGGACTTGGCGCCCTGCCCATCCGCGACTGTCACGCAGGTGCAGATCTGATTTTGCGTCGTCTGCCAGTGGGGTGGCGCGAATCTTGGGGCCTCTTGCGCCGCCAAATGATAATGGCGTCACGCGGGCGCGCGTCTGGGCGTCGATCAGCACAAACATGCAGGCGACGCGCCAACACAAAGGATCAGCGCTCTTTTACTATTTTTTTTCTGTCGTCGCAATGCGGTCTCTTTTTTTGTCCCATTTGCGCTGTGTTGCCAGGGCGAGATCCCGTGGGGAGGCCAGATTTTGCGCCGCCTCCTTTCGTTCGCACCATGATGCGCGTCGAGGCACAAAGCCCATGCGCGTCTCTTTTGGTGGGTCTCTCGCAGGTTGGCCGACGTGCAAAGTGGCCCGCGGCAAGACCTCTGTCTTTTCCGATGCTGAAACCGGCTGCGATCGAAAAGCGCCCCCGCGCAACACCCTCGAAAAAGTTGTCTGTCGAGTGCACATTTCTTTCTTTGCAACATTTGTTTTTTTTTCATTTCTTTGTTTGCATGTCGACACGCAAGATGGGGCAAAACTGCGCGGGCGGGCGGCGCTGCCGACAAAGAAAAAAAAAAGACGCGCAAAAAGAAGAGTGGCGGGGGGTTTGCGCTGCGGCGAGGCCCGGACACGCTCACGCGGCGGCCGTGTCGACGGCGACAGCATGGGCCTCAGCCGCGGCGGCGTTGATGGCATCGTTGTACTTGGTGACGGCCTTGGTACCCTCTGAGACGGCGTGCCTGGCCAGTTCGCCGCGCATGATCAGGCGCACGGCGGTCTGGATCTCGCGGGTGCCGATCGTGTTGCGCTTGTTAGTGCGCGCCAGGCGGCCGGCCTCGGTGCCGATGCGGTCGATCATGTCGTTGACAAACGAGTTCATGATCGACATCGATTTGTTGGAGATGCCCACGTCGGGGTGCACCTGCTTGAGCACCTTGTAAACAAAGGACGAGTACGAGGCATAGTTTTTCTTGCGCTGCCCGCGGCCGCGCTTGCCGGCCGCTCCGGCGTCGCCGCCGCTCTGGGTCTTTTTGGTCGAGAGGGCAATCTTCTTGGTGCGCTTGGCGGCCTTTTTCTTGGTCTTGGTGGCGCCCGGCTCGGGTTTGGGCACCGCAGAGGCGGCCTCGGTCTCGGTTTCCATGTCGCGTTGATGTTGAGGCTCGGCGGCGGTGGGCGCCGCGTCGGCAGGGACCGACGCATCGGTCGTCATCTCAATGTCGGTGGGCGCGGGCGCAGACATGTCGTTGTTGCTGTCGGACGTGATCGGGAGGAACGGGGTACGGTAGAGACGAGGGAAAAAAAAAGAGATAGCGGCAGGCTGCGCGACGGTAGGCTGCTCTCGCGGTGGGACCCTCTTGGCACAAAAGAACAAGACTAGTGTTTCTTGCCAGATGAGGCGCCCCTTTTTGTGTGGTCCCGTGCGCGCGCAAATTTTCTTGCGCCCGCGGCGGCGCCATCAACCGGCCGCGGCGATGGTGCCCGTCCGTTTTGCCGCCGTTTTGCCGTCGGATCGTTTTCACCTTTTTTTTCCATTGGTCACCCTTTTGCCAAAAAAGATGCATCCAAACAAAAAGGCGGTCCTCGTGTTGTGCCGCCGGTGAAATTCGCGATACGCGCCGCGGCCGCGCAGACACACAATGCCGGGGTACATTCGCCAATGTGCACCAAGCAAGTCAACGGCGCGATCATTCAAGTGGCGATCGATCATGCGCCCTTTTGTTCCAACGCCCCCGATGTGTTGTGTGCGTGATGAAGCCCCGCGAGTCACAATAAATACCATCACACTATTTTCTTACTTGTTTCTTTTTGGTCTTTGGGGTGTTGCCTTTTTTTGCGCGGCCGATGTCGGGTGTCCCGACAAAAACAATGTGTTCGGCGCAGGCGGCCCGTCAAAACAGGCGGCAGGCAACCAAATGTTTAAGGAAGAAAAAAGAGAGACACAAACTAGACGTCGGGCGTTGGCGCGACAGGGTCGCGGCTGGCGGCCACGCGCACGAGCGATACGGCGCGCGTGCGCACGGTCCCGCGCTCACGGTGCTGGTCGATCCCGCCGGCGACGGCGTCGAAAAGCCGGTTGCGAAACTCGTCGTCTTCCAAGAGATCGGCGGCGGCATCGGGCGAATAGGCCGCCGCCGGATCGACCTCGATCTGGGACATGGCGGCTGCCGCGGCACCGGCTGCCAATGGCGCATAGTCGGTCCGCGTGAGCGCGCCGGTTCGCGTGCGCACCGTCTCACGCAGCCGGTAGAGCGCGTCCGACGTCGGAAAGCGCACGGGCACACCGCGCCTGTCGGCGCCCACCTCGCTCAGATGACGCGCCACGGCGTCTCGCATCGGCGCAAAGGCATCGTGGCGCTCGCGCTTGGCGGCGGCCTCGATGGCGCGCGCCGACGGTCCGTTGCGCGCGCCGCCTCTGGCAGGCGCCTTGGCCGGCGTCGTCTCGGGCGGCGGCGGCAGATCGAGCGTGAGGGCCTCGATTGCAATCTCGATCGGGCGCATGCGGTCGCGCAGGCCCGACGCCACGTCGGCCAGTTCGACAAAGCGCGTAGCCCATGCGCGCACCTCGGCGGGCACATCCTCTGTCGACCACGCATAGGTCGCCAACGTGCTCGCAGATCCCTCGGGTTTGTCTTGGGCGGCCTCGGCGTCACAGGGCAGCGGCTCGCACGTCCCTGCCGACGATGGGGACGCGTCCCACGCATCGACCATGGCCGATTCGTCGTCGCGATCGGGATCGTACAGGCCCACGGTGAGAGTTGTCTGTTGGGCCGTGGCACGACGCTGAGCGACCTTTGTGGCCTCGACGACTGCCGCACCGATGATGTCGGCCAGTGCCAAGGCGCCGCCGACGTCCCCGTCGTCAGACGCAATACAGGCGCCGTCTGTCACTGCGATATCTGCACTAGATGCTGATACCTCTTGGGACGCAGCGCCGTCTTTATCGACGTGACCGCCGCCACCGTTACCACCATCGCCACTGTCATCACTGTCATTCGCGTGACGCTTTGCGGTGCGCCTGCGACGCTTGGCCGGGCGCGCTGCGGCGGCGGCCGCGCGGGCTGCCTTGCGCGCCGCGACGGCCTTTGCCTTGGCCACCTTGGCCGAGCGCTTTTCGGCCGCAGCAGCCGCCGCCTCGGCACACGCGCGCACGAGATCTGGCGTCACGTGCTCATAGACGGCGGTCGTGATCACCTCGCGCTTCATCGACGTCGTAGGGCGCGTCGGGTCGACACGTACGACAATGGCAGTGTTGTCGTTGTCTCGACTGCATTTGACCACGGCCCGCCGCACGCGCGCGCCCTCCATGTAGGCGGCGAGATCGCGCCGAAGGGCGGCCTGTTCGAGGCGTATGCCGCGCGTGGCTGCCGTGAGCGGGTCCAGTTGCGCCCTCATACGACTCCAACGGGCGCAAAACAAGCGCACCGCTGTGGCCTGGTCGGTGCAGTCGAGCGGCAAACCTGTCGCTGCCGCATCACCCGCCGCCGACGCCAACTCGGCGCTGTCGTCGGCAGGCATCTCGTAGACGGTCTCGTCGTCTCTGAGATCCCCGATGTTGCCTTGGCACTCGTGGTCGTCGTGATCTCTATCGTTGCCTAGGTCGTCGTAGTCGGCGTCGGCATGCGTGTGGTCGTAGGTCGAGTTGTCCATCCTCTGGCGTGCAAAGAGGCGGTCGAAAGAGATTGGGTGCGAGTACCGACGGCCAAAAGGATCACGCCAAAGAAACAAGAATCGCCCACAAAGGCGACGCCGGTCGACCGGAAACAACAAGACGATCAAGGACGGCAGGCGCTTTCTAGGCCGCGCGGGGGCCACAAAGGACGGCCTCGTTTTTCGCACACATGGGGCCGCGCCGCACGCGCAATAATCCCCGGTGCATGCAAGCCTTTTTTTTGCGCGTGCGGCATCATCGCTCGCAAGGTCGACTCGTTGACGGTCGTGCTCGGCTCTTTCCTTTTTTCTTTCACATATACATACATCCATCCATTCATTTTTCTTGCTTGTGCCTGATTCGAAAAGAATCGAGAAAACAAGATCCCATAGAGGGACAAATACAGACGATGCACACGCTCTTTTGCTCGACAAGGCCGCAAAACAACAAGAGATTGGGTCATTTTGTACACGAATAAACAAACACATCAGAACACGCCCGCTAGCGCGGCACGCGCACCGTGCGATCTGGCTCGATGTGCACGCGCGCCCTGTAGCAGGCGGTAGAACCCGGCGCGCCGTGATCGCCCACAACATCGTCACTACCACCGTCGTCCTCGTCGTTATCATCATTGTCGCAGTCGTCGTCGACAAAAGTCATGCTCCACGTCTGGCAGCCGGGCGCCATGAGGCCATACAGGGTCACGCGGCGATCGTCGGTGCCGTCGGGATCCACGAAAAAGGTCAGCGACCACGAGCGCCGCCGGCCGTCGCGCAGGCATTCGAGCGTCTCCTCGCCCAGGTCGACGCGGTAGACCACATCGCCGGTTTCAGGGCAATATACGGCGATGGGCTGCTCCATGGCGGCCAGACGACAAAGCATCGCCGATGGCCAGCACACCTCATTATCATCCCCATCGCCAGGCGAGCATACGGGTTTACGCGCGTAGCGCAGGCGACCCTTGCCGTCGCCTTCTCCATTGTATGTTGCGGCCCTGCGCCGGTCGTGGTCGATCGCATTGCTGACGATGCCGCTGGTCGTATCCTGCCACGGGTCGTGTGTCGTGGTGGGTTGCGCATCGGCGTGACTCTCGTCATCGACGTCGTCGGCGTCCTCGCACGGCTCGTAGCCGTCGAGGCGCCAGCAAAGCGCGGCGCCCAGCGCACGCCTCCAGAAGCGCCGCCGGCGGGGCATCCACCCGCCCATGTCCTCTGCCCAAGGCTCGCGCGCGCCTTTTTTTCTCTATTCTCGTTCTTTTTCTTTTGCCCGAAATCGACGTTTTTTGCCTCTTCTTTTTTTTTTGGTTACCTGGACTTGTTGCGCGATCTCGGTCAGTCGCCAAAATTGAGGGTCGACCGTGCGTGCGCACGGTACGCGCCTAAAAGTAGCGCTTTCCTGTTTTTTCGGCCACGGCGTAACCCTTTTGGCGCGCGCACTCACCGTTGCTCCTTGGACGGCGATTGTCGCCTTTTGTCATGTAGCGCGTCGCCTCGGAGCGGTTGGGCGCGCCAAAAGGGTCGTACCGCCTTGCTGTTCCTCCTCCCAAAGCCGTGTTTTTATTGGCTGGCTCATCCCCCGCTTTTTCGTTTTTTTTGTGCCGGGTCTTAATGGTACGGCGTCGGCGCCCGCTGGGTCCGTGACTGTTTCGCCCGCGATCTCGTGTCCTGCGCTGCTGGCGCTGTCGGCACCGTCTCTTTTTTTTTTACACGCATTCTATTGGCGCAATCCTAAAATTTTATTTTTTTTGGTTTTTGGTTTTTTGGCGCGTCGCCTTTTGTGCGCGTGGCCTTGCGGCCGGCACTTGGCGGCGACGGCGCGGCAGGAATTCATAAAAAAAAGGCGACGCACGCCGGCGCGGTAGCCAAGGACCAAGAGGGCAGGAGCGACGGTGAGGTCTGCGTGGGCCGGCGACATGCCGCGGAGGGGTCTTTCCACCGCGCACGGTGGGAAATAGAGCGCGACTCGAAGGGGACGACATTGCGCGACCGAGCCGAGGCGCGCACGTTTTTTTCCAAAGAAAAAGAAAAGAAATGATTCGAAACCATAAAGCCTCAAAAAGAAGAGCCCCAGCCGCGCCGCCCGCCCCGTGCACGGGTACGCATTTTTTGTTTCTCTTTTTTTTTTGATGTTGTCGTGCCGCCAATGCGTGCGCGGCGCTTGTTGTCCGCCTTTTCGTCGCTCTCTTTGAGTGTGCGCTCGCCGCCCTGACACTGACGGCGACCCCGTGAATGTGTTTTCTCTCTCAACGCGGCCGATTGTCGGTCTCGCAAAAAACGAAACCCATCTCGAAATCAAAAATCAAAATCGAAAAATCAAAAAACCAAAAGAATCAGACGCGACAGCACAGGGAGAGAGCGACGAGGACCGACGGCGTCGCGCCTCGCTGGGGACCTCGCTCGCACGGCGTTGGTCACGCTGGTGGCACGGATCAAGCCATCAAGGCGCCGATGTCGCGCAACCCGCGCACACTGCCGAGGCGGTTGTCGACATGCCAGATGCGCCGACGCCGACGGACTGCGACAGCGGCGACGACGACAGCGACGTGGACATGATCGCGTCCCAAGATGACGATCACACCCGCATGACAGGCGACCTCATGACGACAATGTTGCCCCTCGAACTGTTGGTTCTCATCTATGGGCGCGTACATCGCGAGGAACTCGAAGCGGCGGCCGCAGCCCGCTGGTCGGGCCGGTGGGATCGCGCGCTCGGAGGCGATGCCGAGGACGATCGCGAGAGGGGCGGCGCGCCCGGCGTCTGCCGCCTGCTCACACTGTCGCGCGCGCATCACAGCGCGGTCGCGTCGGCGCTGTCCGACTGGCGCTCATGGCCCGATTCGTGCTATGGACCGGGCGCTGCCATGTGGGCGCCCGGCGTTGCCTGCACAAATGGCCGCATCGATCGAGGAGCCGACGGCGTCTACTCGTGCGCCGAATCGGATGACCATGCCAACGACAGCAGCAAGGCCAAACCTTGCAGCACGCGGGCATCCATCCCAAACCGCAACACTCTGCCGTGGTCGCTCCACCCGGTGCTGGTCGACCGGCGCCTGCACGGCCTGTGGTTTGGCGCCGGCCTGCACCTCCCGCCGTGCTGGTTGGGGACGCCGGCGCGACACCTCATGGAGGTGGCCGCCGACCTGGCGCGGCATGCCTCCCCCGCCGACGAGTCCATGCGCAGACGGTGGCACGACGCGCTCGGCGACCTGCTGGCGACGCCGGCGTGGCCGACGCCGTGTCTCGTGCTCTGCGTGCAGGTGCCCCACGGCTGCAACTTTGCCCTCGACCGGGCGCACCAGTTTTCCACGCTCACGCTCACGCGCACCTACTTGTGTGCGCCCGGCGGATCAGCGGGCGCTCGCTTTACCATGGGCGGCATCGTCGACGCCGTGGCCGACTTTTACGCCGGGTCGCCCATGCATCCGTCCGAGATGGAGCGCGTGCGCGCGCACGCCCGCAGCGTGTGGCGCGCCTACGAGCGCCACTATGGCCGCCCGTGGGACCCGCACGATTTCGGCCCCGGCGGCGGCAGGCGCCCCTGGGAGACGGACGACAATAACGGAGGGCCCGACGGCAACGGCGCCTACGTGATCGACACGGCGGCCTTTGAATACGCGCCGCGGGTCATGTACGGGCGCGACCCGTACCGCGGTGGATGGGGCCCCAGGAACGACGCCCATGAGCGCCGGTTCGCCTCGTGGTTCTCGGACCGATGGCTGGGCGAGGGCGACCTGCCGTCGGCCGAGCGTCGGCTCACGCGCCAGTTTGCCGATCCCGAGCGGTACGGGCGCCCGCGGCTGATCGACCTCGCGACGCGGCCCACCTATGACGACCCGGCGCCGCGTCTCACCGTGGGGCGCTTTGGTGCCGGTCGGCGCCGCGGCATGTGCCAGTTGACGGTGGGCTTTGGCCGTATGCCCGGCGCATAAGTTCTTCTTTTTCCTATCGAGAGGGAAAGGCTCGGAGAAAGAAAGTCGATGGCGGCGATGGTCGCGATCGGAAAAGAAACAGGGGAAAATCAGGCGGAAAAAAAATGAAACCGTGTCTTGCGGCAGAAAAAGAAAGACGCGCATGCGCGCTCGCATTTTGCACGGACCCGACGCCTTTTTGCACGGCATTAAAAAAGGGAAAAAAAAGGAAAAAGGGACCAAGCGGCGGCAGACAGAGCGCTGCGCCTGCGAGCAGACGACGCCCCAGGCTGGATGGGCACCCATTCGGCCCACTAGAAAAAAGAACGACCCGCCGACAAACCAAAAAAAGTCGAGGCAAAAGAAAAGGCGCACGCGACCGGCGCGCGAAAGCGACGACGGCACCCTTTCCCCCCCTGCATCCCCCTGCAGGTTTCAAACCTTTTTCTTTTTCGTGCGCGTGTGGTTTGTTTATGGTCCAATCGCGTGCGTCTCCTCTGTTGGTCATGGAAAAGGGAAAACAAAAGAGCGAGCGGTGCAATCCTATCCCGGCCTCGTCTGTGCCGTTGCTTGTTGTTGGCGCGCCAAGGGGATCGTCTTTTCGTCGCTCGTCGCTTCCAATAGGCACATTGGCCGGCACGAACCGAAACAAAATAGGAATTTATTGGCCATTGTCGAGTTGTTTGGGTTTTGTGCAAGCACAGACGCAAACATGGATCGATGGGCAGACGACACACACGCCAGCAGCACAACGCCGGGCCTCGCCGACGTGCCGCCTGAAATTCGGTCGGCCATCGGCGAGGCGCTCGACCGACCGCGAGACCTCGTGGCCGCGCAAATGGCATCGCCTCTTTTCGCGCACGTCTCGGTGGGAGTGGTGGCGGCGCGCTGGGGCGCGGACCGCCTTCATCGCCTTGTCCAGGCGGGCGCACCGGCGAGCGTCGTGCGCGCGGCGATCGCCCACGGCCGACAGGCGCCCACGGCCGATTTGATACAGCCTGCCGTCCTCAATGGGGACGTGCGTGTCCTCGATCTCCTTTGTCGCGCCCTCCAGGTAGATATTTTCGTTGCCCTCTGACCGCCCACCCCCCTGAAATTTGTGCGTCCTTGTTTGGAGTTGTTTGTGTGCGCCCCTGCCGGCTGCGGCGCACGCATTCCCCCCCCCCCCGAGTTCTTTTTTTCGAAATTCTCTAATTTCGATTTTTCTATTTTTATTTTTTCTTTGGTTTCCGAGACACGGCGACGCCCCGCTTGGTGGCTTTATGTGCTGCCCTCGGCGCGCCCTCTTTTCTCTAGTCTGATGAATCCCTGCGTTTTTTCCTTTCTTGGCGGGGGGGGGGGTGACTACTCCAGCCGCCGTTGGGCAATCCCCTGTGGACGGTGCGCTCGCGCGAGTCGCCTGCTGATCCACGACGCAAACCGATACCGAGAGCGCGCCTTGTCAGTGCCGTCCACGGCGCGGTCGAACACGGCCGCCTAGAGGCGCTCAAGTATCTGACGGCAAAGGACACGCCTCTCGGGCACCGCGGTCGGAGCACGGTCAACTTTTGGCTGCTCGCCGTCGCCGCGCGGACCGGTCGCGTCCCCGTGGTCGCCTATTTGCACCATCTCTTGGCGCCTGATGACTCGGTGCCGTGTCCGTGCATACAGCACGTGGGCGAAGCCGCATGGAGCGCGCCCACCGCCGACGTGGCGCTGTGGCTGCGCGATATCCGATGCACGGGCTACGTCCGGCCCGAAGCCCACGCGATCAATCGCGCCATCATGTCGGGCCGCACTGTCGATGTAAGGCGTATGCTGGCAGCGCGCGACGGCCTTTGTGCGGTCTTTGCCAGGAAAAACAAGGAGGTGGATCTCGCGCGTCGTCCTTGTGCAGAGATGCCGGCGATCGAGCACGGCGTGGCCGAAGCCGCCTCCAAGGGCGACATGGCCATGATGGACGTGGCCGTTTGGTCATTGTGCCGGCATCCGGCCCCGATCCTTATTGGAGCCGCCCGCGGCGGGCATACCGACCTTTTGGTGTGGGCCACCTCACCCGACGGTCCCTGCGTCGGTGTCCTGGGCGCGCCCACCGCGGGCATGATGCGCGCCGCCGCCACCGCTGCAGCCGCGGGCAATCAGCCGACACCGTTGCGGTGGATCGCCTCTTGTTGCCCGGATGCCATTACGCCGAGCCTCGTGTGGACCGCTGCCACATCCGACGCGTGCGACGCCCTGCGCACACTTGTTGACATTGTGCCATCGCCTCTCATTGCGTGGGACAGCGTGTTGAGCGACGCCATGGCCGCAGGATCGCTCGGCGCAGTGCGCTTTTTGGTTGAGGAGAGAGGCATTGCCTTGACCGTGCTCGTCGTCGTCTCGTCGGGCCTGGTCCACGACAGCATGGCCGCCTACGTGTGTCAGCGACTGGGGCGAGACCAAATCCAAATGGTCGTCGACGTGGTCGGCGCGCGCGTCGGCTCCTTTGAACGCAAAATGATCACGCGCCTGCGCGACCATGTGCCGGATCTCTGTACGGCTGTTGTCGACGGCCTAAAGGCCACGGAGACTGCCAAATACGCTACGTCCTGGTACACGACATGTACGTGCGCCAACTGTACAGCGCCGGCCCGTGCGTCGTCAGAGCCGATCTCGGCGTTGCCGCACGACCACCCGACGCAGGCGCCAATGTATAATCGTCGGTCCTCTGGTGGCGCCAAGAGGCAGAGGATCGTGTGTCCCGACGAACCGTCGCCCATGGACGCGTGACATTTGGGGAGGGGGGCGAGCGGACCCGCCTGCGACCAAAAAAATGCAGACTCTTGTCGTCCGGCACAATCATTGTTTTTCTTTTTCTTTTTTTTTTCATCGGTGTTGCCATTGTTTGGTGTGTGTGTGTGTGTGTGTGTGTCGACAAGGTAGACTTTTTTCCAGCCGAGACATGCGACAGCGACCGCCGCAGACATCCTCCCTGGCACTTGCTCATGGTCAGTCGATTAATGATCGGCCAAGGGGTTTAGTCGGCCGGTTTAGCGCGGCCAAGCCGCCCAATCAAAATTCCCACCCGACAATCAAACCACAACAAAAGATAGAAAATTTTAGACGACACGCGGGAGACGCGCACAAATCGGAATCAATTTGCCCACGCCCAGTGCTCGCGGACCGGTCAACCGATGACCAGAATCCAATATTTTTTTGAGGATTGTTTGATTTACATGATTCGCAATCAGACAATTTGATGTGGATCGACCGATCCACAAATGCTGCCCACGCCAGTTTGTTTGCGAGTTTGGATAATGGGGTTTGTCCGGCAATCTTGGATTCTGTATTAAGAACGCGCAGTTTTCACGGTGTGCCATCAAGGCGCGGCATGTGCGGGTTGGATCCCTGCCGGCATCGACCAAGTCATAGTTGGTCTGTCATTGGTCAGGTGAGAATTATCCGACCGGTCAGGTCTGCCCGACCGGAACCCGCAAGCGCCGGTCCAAGACCGAGCGGCCAGTTGGTCGAAGTAAACCGGTTAGTACCCGCAAGCACAGGCCCCATCAGAGTAGCCGCTCTGCAGAGCGGTCGACGCAACAACCAAAATGGCCCATGGACCTGGAAAGACGATGGACGCTCGACTCTCTAGCATGGGCGACGCTCTTGCGTGCCTTTTGCAGTCAAACATCTCTGGGGCCATCATTCGCCAATACGATCTTCCATTCTACGACCAGGGAGGGTGTGCCGTGCTGGCCGGCGCATTGGTGCCCTATTTGCGCGAGCGCGGCTATACTACTGCCACCTCGTACGGTGTCGTGCGCGTCGTCGACGGGGTGCCCTCGACAGGACCCGGCCACTACATTGTCGGCCTGTCGCCAGGCGGGCCATTTCTAGACAGCAACGGATGGCACGACGGGCAGACCCTGATCAATGACGATCGCCGAGACCTGCTCCACCAGATGATTCCGCGGTGGAACAACAGTCTGTCGCCGCAAGAGAACGTCCGACAGAGGGAGCAGGCCAGGCGAGACGCAGAAAGGCGCATCGATGTCGTCATCACACGTGCTGCACCCCGCGTCGGTTGTACGATTGGCGATGTTGAGTGTCCGCGCGGTGCGGTTGCTGAACTGCGCGCCTTTCTGGAGCAGCATCTGCCCTATCCGTTTTTGGTTGTGAGCGACGGAGACACGATGACCAGCAGCCTGTGGACATGGGCCGACGGCCAGCATCTATTTGTCGATGGTGTTCCCTTGGATCGCGCGCGCGACGCCTGGCACGACAGCGAGCACCTAGAGGATATTATCGCGCTCGTGCGCAACACGGCCGGTACCGATCCTTTGGTGCAGGCGTGCATCGATTACGAGTGATTCGCCTCTTTCTCCTTCGTGCTCAAATCCAAGATGAACACTGAGTGATTGCTTGTTGTTTTGGTGAAAATGGATTTATCCGGGCATGCCGAGAGCGCAAAAATGTGAACCTGGCCGAGGTGCGATGTTGGCAAAACACCATTGGTGAGCGTGCCTGTCATTTCAGAGGCATTGGCGGCAATGGATATGACAAGGCCGGAATGACAGGTGGCAAGACGGAATGATCGTCGTTGTGAGCAAAGATCAGGCGTTGGGACATCCATTGGCACTGGCCCACGCATCGCTATCGCGGTGGCCATTGTTCCTCGTGAGGACAAACCTGCCTCGACGTCCCCGGACAACCCCATATCCACGCCCAGTGCATGCCCACAGTTGTTTGCCCAAGGGTTGGATGAGGGCCTTGTTCGGTCGGTCGGCCGCGGTCAAGCGGGACACATGAAATTCCTGTCTACTGAATGAACCAGAATAAAAAAAGGAACAAAAGACCACGATAACGACTAAAAGGCACACAAATCGAACCCAGTCTGTGCATTCCAACGCACTCGGCAGCAAGTGCGAATCTGAATGCCAAAACACAAACCGATAGCGCTCCTATTCGCGTCCAGACCCGCGCGTCTGGTTCTGTCCGACCATCTCCATTTTCATACCGATTCCGTGCTTTTGGTTGACGGGCGGTTCTATTTCCCGCTGGCGTTGACCAAGGTCACGGTTGGACACCCACCAGCCAAAGACCAAGTAGCCAACGGGTCGAAATGACCCGGTTAATACCCGAAAGCACTGTCCTCTCCCTTTTTGCTCTCGTCCACAGGCCACACTGCAAATTTGTGGACACGATCGGTGTCGGATAAAAAGAGGCTGAGAATAAAAGAGACGACTGCAACGACCCCATGCTTTATTACCTGTTTTTTTATTTTTTATTTTTTTTTCAAGCGCATTGGATGCGACCGTGACGGTGGGCGACGTCGAGATGATATTCGCCGTCGGTCTCGACGTCGTCGGCGTCATAAAACATTTTGACATTGTCGCACACGCACCGCTTTTCGCCAAAGACCCAGCACCCGCAGTCGCAGTTGTCGATATCCCACAGTCGGTCGGCCGCGCACGCGCAATAGTCGCCGAGTCGGTGCGCGCGGCGGACGACGGCCGAGCACGACATTCGGGCGATGACGTCGGCGTCGGCCAACGCGTGCGACACCAAGGTTTGTGCGCAACGCGCAACATAGATTGCGGCGTCGGTCGGGTTAGTGCACGTGGCCTCCCAGTGCGCGAGCGTGGGCTGGCGGAGCCGGGTCCAGCACGACTCTGACGCCTTGCGGTGGCGCGCAAAGGCCGCATCGCGGCGCGGGTAGTAGGATGCCAGCCGCCCGCCATTGTCGACGTCGCCGTCCCAGTCGCCCGGGTAGTCGGCGTCCCACCTGTCGCTGCGTACCATCCTGCACTGGGCCAAAGGCTGGTCGCCCTTGCAAGGCCAGCACGCACTGCACAAACATGTGCATCGGTCGGGCCTTTGCGCGCACGCCGGGCAGCGCTCGCCGAGACGCTCTCTCTTTGCAGCAGCGGGCGCATCGGCGCCAAAGGCCTCGACGAGCGCCGTCGCGTAATCATAAGGACGCAGCATGATGCCGTCGAGTGCAGGACCGGCTTCGACCGGCGCACGCGCGGCCTCGTCCATGGCCCAGGCGGCGATCTGGCGCTTTGTCGCACCCATCAGAGGTGCATTGCCAGTGTCTTTGAGAAACTGGAGACAGCGACCGTAGGCGTGGGGTGTCACGGGCCTCCAAAAGGGCGACGCAGCGTCGCGCCACCGCCTCGCCGTCAGCCGGACCGCCGCCAAAAACGCGTCCTTTTGGTAGGCGTTGACAATGTCGTCCGACGCCACTCGCACAATGTGCACCGCGAGTTCGTTGGGCAGGTCGTCGATCGTCGCCATGGCCCTTTTTTTTTCTGTGTAGGCGATCAGCGAGATGAGGGCAATGAAAAAGAACGGAAAAAAACACGTCGTCAATGCGTCCTCCTTTTTTGTCGCCGTTGCCGCCGCTGTGGTTGCCTGATGTTCCTTTTGGCTCGGCCTTTTTCCGTTTTGTTTTCTTCCTTTTCGTTGGCGCACAGGCGGGCGACAGGCAAAAAAGCAAGGGGCGATAAAGAAAAAAAGGGACCTTGTCTGGCGACGATTCTTGGTCGCTGCGGCATCCGACAGCCGGCACGCGACCGACCAATCACCGTAATATTTTTTGCGTTGTGTTGTTGCCGACACCAGGCGGCGCCCGTTGGGATCTCGCGGGCGCCGCCAACGGCCCAGAGGCATCGCCCTAGTAAAATGACGGCAAAAGAAAAAACGCATTGTTGCCGCCGTGCGTTTTTTAGTTTCCTATGTACTCACGCACACACAACACAAACAAGATTCACCAAATGACCGACTGCAGCGACGGCACGCCGGCGCGCGCCACCTTGCGTGGCAGCGCCGTTTATAGCGACTATGACGGCACCAAGGCCATCGAGCGATTCGACTTTTGCTACGAGACCGAGGGCCTGTCGGTACCCATCGGCATCGGCCTCGACACGACGACAGCAGCGCAGTGGCGGTCGTTTGTGGACAATGTGCGTCGCGGCGTCGAGTGCTCCATATTGGCGTGCGACTGTCGCGGAAGCGTCGGCGTCGACCACCGCGACGGCAAAGTGGCCTTTTACGCGAAAAAAGGCGGAGACGACGGCGGCGACGGCTCCATCTCGGCCATCTTTGACGTCGAAAGGTGCGTGGACGCCATCGAAGCATGCACCGTTGCCTATGAAGCCCACGCGGCCGCGGCTCGCTTCCAGGTCCCCGACGACTTTGTCTCGATCGGCTAGCGCACCGACGAAAGAGCCCAAAGAAAAATGACGTGCACTTTTTTTTTCGAGCAACAAATCTGCGACTTTTGCCGCACTCGCATTTTTTTAGGTTTTTTGCGGGTGGTTGTCAGTGTGTGCGTGGGCGCGTATTTTTTTTGCGCCGGCGAGTTTGGCACATACGCCAAGGTTCACGACGCCGTGCGAGTCGCGTGTCGGCACGACAAGCGGCACGTAGGTCAAAAAACGCGCCCCAAAGATTGCCGGCGCCACAAAGAAACCTGCGCGCACGGCGACAACGAGAACGGGAAAAAATAGGTACAAAAAAAAAGAGGCACGGCAGACAAGACGATCCCACAACGTCGACAGCAACCGACGACACCGACCGACCAACAACGTCACCGCCATGTCCAAGCGTACCAACAAGCCGACGGGCGTGCTCACGGGCAAGATGATCACCGACATGGACGGCGACGAGCACTATGTCGTAGGCTTTCGGTTCCGCTACAAGTCGGGCGACGGCGTCGGCGTCCGGTTTGCCATCGATCCCACGACGACCGAGCCTGCTCAGTGGACGGCGCTCGTCGACGCCATCAAGGCCAACCAAAAGTGCCACGTCACCACGTGCTCGTCCAACGGGGACGTATCGGTGTACCACGACGACGGCCAGATCATGATGAGCACGCAAAAGGCTGGCGCCGGCGGCGACGGCGACCTCGATGTGACCCTGCCGGCCGCCAAGTGCCTAGAGGCCATCGAAAAGTGTGCTGCGGCCTATGCCGCGCACGACCCTTCTCTCGGCGGCTCGTCCTGATAGGAAAGGAAAAAAAAGAGGTCCAAAAGGAATGCACGCCACGGCAACGCCACCGGCCCTTGCCCATCGTTGCAAATTCGGAAAAAAACAGACAGAAAAAATCGATTGCCGTCGTCTTTTGTTGTGTCTTTTGCGGTTTTGTCCGGCGTGCGCTTGCACGCCCACCCTTTTCCCCCATCGACAATGCACAGAAACATAGCGGGAAGCGTCGGTACGTGCGACGTGCGCCGATGACCGGGCATAACGCGTGCCCACAACCCGTATGGCGCGCAGCGGCAGGCATTGGCCAGCGCACCCCGTGCCCTGTGCCTTGGCGACGACTGGGAGATCCAGAAAATGTGCCGAGAAAGAGAGTCGAAACCAGAAAAAAATCGAGACAGGCCCGTGACGTGCGACGTCTCCATTACCGCCACCGCCGCGACTCCAACGACGACAGCAGCAAGAGAAAAAAAGACACCCTCGCCGTACAGCATGCCCTCCAACACCGGCGCGCCCACCGCTACGGGCATCCTCCAGGGCGAGATGCTGACCTACGAGAGCGCCGATGGCGAGCGCCACGTGCTGTCCTTTCAGTTTCGCTACGCGTCGTCTGATGGCGCCGACGTGCAGTTCAACATCGACCCGGAGCCGGCCGAGCCCATCGAATGGCTGGCCCTCGTCGACGCCATCAAGACCAACCAAAAGTACCGACTTTCCATGTCGTCAGAGGCCGTCGTGTCGATCAAGTACGCCAATGGTCAGGTCACCATCGCCATCGACGACACCGGATGCGACGGCCACCTAAAGATGACACTGCCGGCTCCCGCGTGCGTGTCGGCCTTTGAAAGGTGTGCGCTGGCCTATGTCGCCCACGATCCCACCGCTGCCGCCAACTCGACCGCTTGAAGCGAAAACATAAACAGCAAACAATGCAAACATACGCTCTCGCCTTTTCCGCATCATTTTCTTGTCTGGCCTTTTTTGTCTTTTTTTGGGTGTAAAAGGTGCAAACAAAGAGGAATCACCAAGACTCGACGGTCCGATCGACTTGGCGGGCCCCGGTTTGCGTGTACAACGGTCCAACGAGTGTATAAATCACGGCAACGGGACAGACGCGCACACACGAGGCGACGCCGAGAGCAGACGCAGTCCCAGGGCGCCCCGCGGTCGAGCCCCTCCCCTCTGAACACATTCTTACTTTTGTTCGCTGCATTTTTGCTCTGGCGACCTGCGGTCGTTGGCCGTCGGAGCGAAAAAAAAAAGAAACAAAGATTATCAGGGACCGCGTGCACGGCGCGCGGTTGCTACCGCGACTCATCGCCATTGTTGACGCGCACGGGCGCACAGCCAACTTGCGTCGCGTATGGATTCTTGCCTGCGCGCGCACAATCTGGCTGTGCGAGGCAGCCCCATCCCGACGACTTTGGGCGTGTCGCCTGCAAAAAAAGCATGTCCAAAAATAGATGAGAGTCGACATCTAAATGCGCCAATGGCAAATCGTCTTTTCTGTTGACGCGCCGACACCACGCCGACACCAAGAGCGAAAGAGGCACGCAAGAGACGGCGAGCAACAGGAAGGAAAAAGGACGAGAGCGCAAAAAGGCCTCGCTCTCGACTTTGGCGCGGCGGGAACCCAAACAAAAAACCGGTAATGCAGACCAATCGAAAAAAAGACACGTCAGAAAAAGGCCACGCAAAAGAAACGGGCAGCAGCAGCACCAGCGGCAACCGGAAGGCGAGGCAAGAGGGCGACCTGCGAGGGCAAGCGCACAAAAGAAGAGAGACCCAAGAGAAAGACGAAAAAGAAAGACGAAAAAGGAGAGAAACAGCGAGCGGTGGTGCCGAGATAGGCCTCTTTTTTTTTCGCGACCTTTTTTTTTCGCAAGACAAGACACCATGGGTGCGCGGATGACGAGTGGACTGCCGACGTACGATGCCTCGTCCTGCGAGCCCCCCGCCGATTTGACTCTAGATGGGGACGACAAGTGCGGTGGCGCTCTCCAGCGACCAGGTGCCAATGCCACCGACGCGCTTCGCGCACTGTACCGACGGCCGCAGGTGCACTTTTGCTGCACGACGGCGGCCATGCAGCGGATCGACGCACTCGCGTTGCGTCTGCCCATTGATCATGTATGTGTAGCGACGGGCGCCTCTTCCGACTCGGGCGGTATGGCCTGGTGGGTGGCCATGACGCCGCGCAGTCATCGTCTCCTCCTGGCGTCGGGTGTCGTCGTCGAGGTCGATCGCCGTCGGCGCAGGGAGGCACCAGTGCTGCCAACGTCGACCGACGGACCCAAACCGCCACTTTGCCCGCCGACACCACGGTGCCATAATGCCGGCGCGCCGCAAGAGACTGCGCCAACGTCGCAGGCGATGTGCGTCTCTGTTGCGGTGGCACCTGGCACAGAGCACAAGGACGCCAAGGGCCAACCGAAAAGGAGACGGCGACGACGTCAGAGAGGTCGGGCCCGGACGTCGCCCGGCGGACGCGTCGCCGTCGCGCCGCTTTCTGTGTGAGCCCCATCTTTTTGCCGGATCGCTCGTTTTTGTGCGACTTTTGCGCTTTTCTGCAAGAACAATGAAAAAACATAAAAAAAAAGAGAGCGACGCAACACAATCGCATGCAGACCGGCGCCGGGGGACGGCAAAGCCTGCGCGCATGCTGACGGTGGAAGGACACAGACAGACCCCAACAGAGGTAGACGAAAAGGAAAACAAAGGGCCGCAGTTTTTCAGAGCACGAAATCGCCCGCTGCAGATCTATGTTTTTTTTCGAAAAAAAGGAAACACAAGAAAAGATGGCCGAAGAGGGCGATGGCTAGCGAGCGCTGGTCAAAGATGGGCGGGCACGGCAAAGAGGGCGGCATGCCGGTCAAATGCCGATGCCACCCAATCAAGTGCGCAGATCATGGCCGCACCGGCCGAGCGTCCGCTCGTGTCGACGTCAATGCACAGCGCGTCTTCGTCGAGGATGCCGCGAAATTGGCCGGGAGCGAGGGCAAACTCGCGGTCGCGGTAGTAGGCAACGAGCGGGTGAGGTTGATCGGCGGCGAATCGCGTCGCAGCCGACGGTCGGGCATTATCGATCGCAGCGTCGATTGCGGCTGCAACGGCAGTATCGCCGGGACCCTCTTGCGCTGCCCACCGCGACCGGCGAGTAGAATTGCCACTGTTGTGGTCTCTGTCTGGCATTTGGCGACGCGCCGAAAGGCAATAGTAGGCTGCCACAATGTGACCAGCAGATTCTGGCCCGCAACGGGACGGCGGACGGCCACATGGTAAAGAAGATGCCGTTGCTGACGACCGAGCACCGCATACCGCAGGGGCCCCGTCGATGCCCACGATATGGCCGTAAAACCGCACGGTGGCGGGCGCGCCGTCAGACCGGCGCTGCACAAAGTCGCACTCGACAAACCAGTTGGTGTAGAGGCCGCGCGTGGGATCGTGGTGGCGGCTGCCGCGTCGCAGATGCATGTCCGTGTGCCAAATGCGCCACGTTCGCGCGGCCCCGATCGAGGTGAGGTGATCAACAAGCGCGTTGCAGGTACGCCCGTTGATCCGCCTCACACGATCAGGCGATCGATTGCAAAAGAGACGCGCATGCGTCAGTAGTCCCGACGCGGACGCGTTGATGGCGGCAAGTGCGTCGTCGTCGGCGGGCGGACCATAGTCGCCCTGAATGAGGTCGGCCACGAGGTGCATGCGCGCGGCGAGTCGACTGTGCCAGTCGCCCTCGGCAGCAGCGTCCATCGGCAGGTCGGGGTCAAATTCGAATCGTGTGTAGGGCCATCGCGCGCCGTCGGCACCTTGCCCGTCGTCAGAGTCGTCGTCGCCCGTCCAGCCCGAGACCATATGCATCGGGTCGAGCAGACCTTGCACAATGAGATGTTTGCTTTCGTCGTGTCGACGGTCGACCTCGTGCGTGTCTTGGGCCGCGTTGTTGCTGCAGATGGTGGGGTCGTCTGCGTAATCGACCGGTGGTCGCGGCACCGCGACCAGGTGATGGTCGCCTCTATCGTGCATGGATGGGTCCGGATAGGCAGCAGCCGGCAGGGGTGCAGACGGCGGTCCACCGCCGACAAAGAGAGAACCGCGACGCGAGACCAGCCAGACGCGAACGCCATCGGCGGGTCGCGCGAATACGGTCCATCGCTCGTCGCCGGCCGAGGCGACCGACCAGCGGTCAAACCCGCGCGTGCTAAACTCGCATGAGAGTCGCCAGCCAAGGGATGTGATCAGCGCCGCCGGCGCGCGATAGACGCGACCATAGTGCACATCCACAAAGTCTCGGGGCGATGTACAACCCGAACGGAAAAAGGCAAACAGGGCGTCTGTCGCAAAGCGCGGACCATCACCCAAAAGGACCTCTCTTTTGGTCTCTAGCGTTGCGTCCGTGTGACGGTGCACCACACATTGGACACGAAAGACGCCTCCGGCCAGTTCTTGCCCCTCGCGCACCTCGTCAGACCACGCCCGTCCGCAAATGACTTGCAAGAGCCATTCGCCCGCGCCACAGTCGACCTTGATGATGGGTTTGAGGGCACACCACGGGCTGGCGACCGAGTCGGCGTGCTCGGGACAGAGACGCATGCCATAGACACCGAGGCGGTGCGCTTCGAGCACGGGTATGACGCGCTGCACCACGGCTAGAGCGGTGCCCGTCGAATAGAGGGGCACACCCGAGGGATCTGCAGCGTGGAGCGGCGCCCCGCGCGTCGGCAGCGTGGCCGCAAAAGTATCTAGAAGTGATTGCCACGCAGATGGAGGGGTTGCGCTGTTCTCGGGGCATCTATCGACGAGTTCTTGCGCACGGCGCCTTTGTTTTTCTGTGTCGTCGCCATACACAATGGCCTTGCAGACACCACGTTGCCGCTCCGATGGGTTGTCCTTGTCGGGTGCATAATCGGCGCCGAGATCGTCGCGTTGGTCCAGGGAGGTGCCCGCGGCCACCGTCTCGCCGTCGGCAGACTTTGACGCTCGCGCGCGGGGCGCCTTGGCATCGAGGGCATGCGCTACGAGTGTGGCGGCGAGACGCACGGCGAGCGCCTCGACGGGTTGGTCAACAAGAGGCAGCGAGTCGTCGCAAAGCATGGTCCCACGCGAAAAGAAAACTGCTGCCGCACGATATGCGACGCGCGACGACAACGGCAATGGTAATGGGTGCGGCAATAGCGCACAATGGAATAAAAAAGCAGAGGAGCAGAGACGCACCGACTACATAGCCATTGGAGCAACGACCCTGAATGGCTCGCACTTGCAGTGTCGGCTTGGCTCTTTTATTCGCCGGCCTTTTTGACCAACCACCGACGACAGAGGGCCAAATCAACAAAAACGGATACAAAACCCACGCCGACGCGCAATAAAAACACAACAAAAAGTTGCCGTGCGATACACGCACATTGTGCCATCGGGCTTCCAGACCGTCGGCCATCTCCTTTTCCTTCCGACCACCGTCGCGGTCGATCCTCTTTTCTAGTCGTCATTGTTTGGCGTCACTACCGCAATTACTGCTGCGGTTGTCGTCTGGGCATATAGAGTCCTGTCTCGGCACTGCGATGAACCGCAGAGACGACCTTCGTGTGCTCTCTGTCGCCCTGGCAGCCGCCGCTAGAACCGCCGAGGCCCAAGACGACGACCGCAATCAAGATGGACACGCGTTGCGACGCCACAGCGACACTATGGCGACCAGCGCCGGTGTTTTGGATATGCGCGACCACTTTGCCGGTCCTCTGTCTGTCTGCGTCGACTGGAGGCAAGAGGTGCAGCGCAGGGGGCTCGGATGCGATCCCCACGGCGTGCGCCTGTGCATTGCCGTCATCGACGCCCTTGGCGCCACGGTCCACGGGTTGGACACGATTCCGCCCGGAACTGCGCGCGACGACATGCGCGGCGTGCCCGAAAACTGCGACGAGGGCATTCACGTTGGACGCGCAGACGGATTCGAATCGTGGACCCTGGAATTTGATGATGGCGACAGCGACGACACTGAGAATTATGTCGACGACAATGACGATGTCTCTGACATTGAGATCGACATCGACGACGTTGATGACCACGGCGACGAAAATGCACGTGGCGACGGACGCAACCAAAGAGACGGCGGACACGACCGCACAGACACTATCGACAGAGGCATCGCTTTACACGGCGACACGCCCCCGGAAAAAGATTGTGCCGACGCGGCAGCGTCCGGCGCGTGCGGGTCGCAATGCGAGTCAACAAAACCACCGCCGCCGCCCGACCATCTTCTCTTGTCGTGCAGTCGCACCGTGCGGCGCGACGACGCCAAGGGCACAGACGGTCGATCCAAAGAGGACAATTGCCACAGCGATTCTCGTCCCGCCAATGAGATGACCAAGGCGACGACAGAGGCGCGCTTTCTGTTCAAAGTCCGTGTCGGGTTTTGCCCAGACGTGTGGGCGACCGTGGGACCTCTGATCGACGCCGACACGGGGGCCTGCATCAGACTCGACTGTCTGCTCGTTGCACGCGACAGGCCGGCCGAGTGGGTCGATGACAGGGCGCCGCGCGCGGATCGCCAACGCCTGCTCGACTTTTTCGCGTCGGGCCAGTCGACGTGGGCCGCTTTCGCCGCCGGGCGATACAGTGCCGTGAGGAGGCTGCCGCAGGCGCTCGCGATGCGGGGCTGGCGGGTCAAAGGCGTCGATGGCCAATGGTGGTCGTGGAACCCCAGTGAGGAACCCACTCACGAGTCTGACACACGCGCGCTCCGCCTCTCGCATCCTGGCGTCCCCGCCATTATGCGTCTGCACTTTGGTGGCGACTGCCTCACCGTCTCAGTGGACCCCTACTCTTATACACACTATGACGCGGCGTCTCTAGGTGCGCCGGGTGTTTTTGCCGCTTGCCACTCGAACGATTCCGTGTTTTACCGCGACGCAGCCGGCTTTCCCTCTGATCCCTGCACGAGAGCCAGGCACGGTGACCACTGGTCACTCCACATCCGCGCCGAGATGGCCCTCCAGCGGGCGCGGCTCGTTGGAGCGGGTCTCGTGTCGCCGTGCGTCCTGACCGGTCGCAGCGAGCGCTATGCCTCGCGGCAATGGGACCGACACGAGGATCAAGATCCGTTTTCTTTTATAAACGTTGCGGCGCGCACACTGCCCTGCGCGAGCCCAGAGGCCATGGCCGACCTCGTCGACGCCTATGTCGCCCAGGCCCTATTTGGCGAGTATGGACCCGTGGACCCTGCGTCTGGGCGACACCTCAACGGCGGCCTGTGCGACGACCTCTTGGACGCGGCCGTCGCCTCGGGCCGCCTCTGCAGGGGTCTGTGCTACATCCGCGGCCTCGACGCGCGCGCACACGAATGCCCGATCGATTGCGACCTCACAACGGCGGATGTCAGTGCGCCGCGCATGCTCGTCAACTGGCGCGCCCGCTGTACACCGCTCGATAGCCAGGCGGCACCCAGACACACCATCGGACGATCACCGCGCAGACTGGGGATTCACGTGTGGATGGCGATCGCTGTGCAGACCGACGGTCGCGGCGGCGCCTGTATCGGCCTCGTCGTGCCCCACAAGGGACTTGTTGAAAAGGATCGGCGTGCCGATGAGCCGCCCACCGGCAACGACGCCCTATGGCGTGCGGCCGCCGCGCGATGCGCCAAGGGCGCCGCGGACCGTCCGGCCGACCTGCACCCGGCCCTTGTCGCGTCTTTGGAGATGGAGCGCGCGTGTGGCCTCGCGGCCTGCATGGTGCCGTGGGCCTACCACACGGGCGCCGATGGACCTGTCGATGCACGCCTGCTCGCCGACTGGGCGCTGGATCGCACCGCCAATCTCCTCAAGGCCATGGACGATGCTGTCCCCCATGTGGGCGACATTGCCGAGCCGCGGGCCTAGGGAATGCAAAAATCCAACGAGAAACAGGCAAAAAAAATAGTGTTTGTATTGTGGCTGCCACCCGGCCCTTTTCCTTTTTTTTTTAATTTATTCATTGAGAGGGCGCGCTGGCTTGGAGCCTTTGCGACAGCCCTCGTCTTTCCTCGATAAAAAAAAGACAATCAGAGAGGGCGGCCGACTAGATCAAGACAGTGGATTGCGCTGTTGTCCTTTCCGGCATGTTGGTCGGAAGATGGATGGCGGTTTTTCTGACCGTCCGCGCTACCGCCCTCTGGCGCACGACCAGAGCCAGAGACCCTCGGAAAGGAAAAAGGCGAAAATCAGCCCGTCCTCTGCTCCTTTCTTGGGGGCGAGGCCATCGAGCCAATGAGAAAAAGGGCAACCGCTGTTCGCCCGCATTGCAACTGCCTGACGGCCGAGGCTGTTGTGGCTTGTTCTCTCTCTCTCTCTCTCTCTCTCCCTCTCTTTTCTGTGAGCCACAAAAAGCGTGACGAACAAAATGGGCGGCATCGACCCGAGAGCACCGGCACAATAACAAAACCGGGCCAAACCTTTTTCACTCTTGGCGATGATAATAATATAAATAAAAAAAAGGAAAAAGGAACGGCATCGGGCGCGGGGCACAAGCGAAAACACAGTTTTTTAAGAGACAAGGCGACGGGCCAAGCCACATGGACGGGATCAGAGGCCAACCGTAGCGTCCGAGGGAGCGGCTGCGCACGCCTCGCAGGGTCGCGCGGCGCTGCACTGGGCTCTGTGCGTCGCCACTATCGCATCTCCGGCAAGGACGCCGTCTTCCCAACGCCTTCTGACGCATGACCCGTCGGGGTAGAAATACAATGCGTACCCGTGAGCCTTGCCGTGTCGGTACCTGACCTCGTGCCTGGCGCCGCTGGTCCACGTAAAGACGCCGTGGCCGTGCCTGATCCCGTCGACGTAGGCGCCCTTGTAGCGCACGCCGTCGGGCCATGCATAGGTGCCATAGTGCTTCTTGTTATTCACGTAGATGCCTCTGTACTGCTGGCCGTCAGGCCACGCGTAGGTGCCCTGTCCGTGTCTCTCCCCATCGACGTGGTCGCCCCGGTAGCAGTCGCCGTTGGACCACAACCGGACGCCATAGCCATCAAAGTGTCCCCCGTAAAACTCGCCCTCGTAGCGGTCGGCTGCGTCGCGCGTCGATGTGAGCAGTCCGTATCCGTGCGGCCTCGCATCGACGAGGTCACCCTGGTAGAGAGCGGGCGCGCCGTCGATCTCTGTCGAAATGCATCCGACAGAGGCGCCACACGTACGTCCGCGGCACGCGCATGCACGGTAGAGCCAGCGCCAGTTCTTGCCGCGATCAACAAAGTCGACATGGCGCGATGGTCCAAAGCGCGCCTCGTACAGGCGCCTCCACAACAGTGGATCGTTGGCAAGGGAATGATGGCGTCGCGAGGTGAGCAACCAGTTTGCGATGGCCTTGGCGTCGCCCGTGGCAACGAGGATATGGATCACGAGTTCGTCGGGCAAGAGGTCAAAGAGGGAACCGACAGGGTCCATGGGTGCGGCACAGCATGTTGGGGTCTTTTGCGACATCCTACGCCCGTCCTTTTCACCGCCGACGCCGTTGTCTTTTTCCATAGTTGTCGGCGCGACCGCGGTCGGCCGAGCGATCGCAGGATCTTTTCACGCCTTTTCTTTTTTTTTAAATCTGTTTTGCACCAGGTGCTCAACGACGTCCGGCGGAGGGGACGTTGCGTGGCCCAATGGGCAAACAACTTGGGGCTCGCTCGCCGACGGCTAATGCTGTGCAAACGGCCCATTCTTCCAAATTCCCACCAACACAAAATCATAAAACACGATTTAAGGATTACGATTGGAAGAAAATTGGATGAACGGCCCGTTTGCACAGCACTACCGACGGCGCCCCGACAACTTTTCCTCTCTGGTTGCGTCGGCCCTCTTGCGGGGCGCCCTTGGAGTCGATCTCTAATTTCTGTTTTGGTTTGTTATTTCGCGAGCATCCAATGAGAAGAAGACGTGATGCGCCTCACGCCCGCGCCGATTCTGAAGTAAATCATTCAAAATAGCAGTTGCAGAGAAAAAAAAGAGGCGATCTCAAATCGCGGCCGCGACGCGCGCGTCCGGTCACCGCGGTTGTTTTTGTTGTTGCCGCTGCCGTTCCCATTGACGCGCAAACAAGGGGGGGGGCAAATCCGAAAACCTCGCGGCCTTTCTGCCGATTACCGTTGCAGCACGGGGCCGCCCCAACATCCATCGCCCACGAAAAAAAAACAAGACAAGAAAAAGAGAGACGAAAAGAAAGAAACACGGACGGCAACAATGAGGCCGGAAGCGTGCGGGCAGGCCTGACCTAATGCTGTGCAAATGGGCCGTTCATCCAAATTTCTCCCAATCGCAATTCTTAAATCATGTTTTATGAATGTTTATTGGTAGGAAATTGGAAGAATGGGCCGTCGGCACAGCATTAGTCTGCGCTCTTTGCACTGAAAAGAAAGTTTGGGTCTGGTTGTGGTTGGTGCGGGGAAGCGCGCGATGTCGGCCGAGCGGCGCGCCGGGCCGGGCCTCTGTCTCGGCCAGACGACACGCACCTGCGCAGCCACCGAAACCAAAAGGAAAAGACACAGAGAGACACCCAGACAGAGAGCGCCGTCGCGCTGGGCGCGCCTGTTTTCTTTCCCTTTTTCCTGCCTGTGTTTGTGTTTGTCTATCCCGTCGATCGCAAGAGGCCACAGATTCCCCATGAGCAGATCCCGCAAGCGCAGCCGCACGGTCGCGCTCGCGACCGACGAGGAGACCGACGCCGTGCTGCAAGGCCAGACCGCGCGCGTGGCGACGGAATCAATGTCCAACGTCGTCGAGGGCAACTGCCTCGACAGGCTCGCCGATTATGCCGACGACTCCTTTGACTGCTGCGTGACGAGTCCGCCCTACTGGGGCCTGCGCGACTATGGCGTCGCCGGACAGATTGGCGCCGAGGACTCGGTGGACGCCTATGTGCAAAACCTCGTCGCCGTCTTTCGCGAGGTGCGTCGCGTGCTGCGCGACAGAGGCACGCTGTGGCTCAACCTGGGCGACGCTTTTACGAGCGGCGGCCGCGCGACCCGTGCACCCGACAAAAAGAACGCCGGACGCGAGATGACCTACCGGCCGCCGACGCCACCGGGCCTCAAGGCCAAAGACCTGATCGGGCTGCCGTGGCGCGTGGCCTTTGCCCTGCAGGCCGACGGGTGGTACCTGCGCTCCGACATCATATGGCACAAGCCCAACTGCCAGCCCGAGTCGGTGCGCGATCGACCGACGCGCGCCCACGAGTATGTATTTCTCCTCTCCAAGTCGGCAGCCTACCACTATGACCACGAGGCTGTGCGCGAGCCCGCTGCCTCTGGAGGCGGCAACGGCGCGGCCATGCGCTCGCGTCGGTCCGTGTGGTCGATCAACACCAAGCCCTATCCGGGCGCACATTTTGCCACCTTTCCACTGGATCTCGTCGACGTGTGCCTTGCGGCCGGCGCGCCGCCATCAGCCACCGTTCTCGATCCGTTTTGCGGTTCGGGCACCGTCGGCGTGGCGTGCCGACGTCGCGGTCATACCTTTGTCGGCATCGACCTTAATCCCGAGTATGTGGCCCTGGCGCGCAGCCGGATTGCCTCTGCGGCCGACCCGCCATCGTCGTCATCATCACGGTCGTCATCTTTAAAGAGTGCATCATCAACGTCGTCGTCGTCGGGAAGCGGATCGGCCGATGTCTCTGCATGACGCTCTCAAACACTTTTCGTGGTCCCCGAGGGCGTGCGAGAGGACAACCACGCCGAGAGAATTGAAAAAAATGAAGAGGTTTTAGATTGTCTCTCTTTTTGTCAAACACTGACGGCGCCGCCGTTCTTTGTTGGCCTTTCCTTTGGTGGTGAGGCGACGCTGCGCCAAGACAGTCAATGGAGTTTGTGGGTCAATGTGCCTCGTCGGCATCGTCGTCGTTCATGTTTTGTGGTGGCCTGGTCGACATTGCGCGCCGTCGGTGGGCGCGGACCGCGTCACGCGCGAGGGTCTCGTAATTGCGCGCACTCACACATGCGACGACGGGACACAGGGCGTGCGCCTCGGGCGTCGCCAGATAGGCGTCGATCGCGTGCAAGGCCGCCGACACGGCCTCTTGTTCGTCGACATCGCGATCCACGAGATCGCGGGCGCAAAGGGCTCTGTCAATGGCCGCCAGCAGGGCCTTTCGGAAAGCGCCTGGCGGCGGACTCGGATGGGTGCCTTTTGCGCCTGCGACGGCCCCATGCCGTGCACCGCGCACAAAAGAGGCCGCCGCGTGTACCGCGCCGATCATCAGAGGCCGACAGGCGGTTTTATGCGCACTACGGCCTTTTTCCTCTTATTCTTTGGGTCTGCCTGCGAGCACAATATGTCTCCCTAGGTCCACTCGGCGTCGCGGTTGGTTGCCCGCGCGTTTTTTTGGTGTTGCGCCCCGTGGCCGCGGAGCCCGGTCTTGCCTGCATTGGGCACGCCCAGTGTTTGCCGACGGCTAAAACTCTTGACCAGACGACCCAAGAACATTTTCGAGCAATGTCGACTTTTTGATTCTCTATTGGTTCGTTCCGGTAGGAGCCACGGTCATTTTGCGAGCACCGGACACGCTGTGGCGCGCCCACGTCCCCGCCGTCTCGCTCTTTTTGCGGGGCCCGCTTGTGGGCGCATTGAGGATCAAAAAGGAAAAAGAAAGAAAAAAGAGAGACAAGGCGGCGCGTCGCCAAGGGTTTTTTCCTTGTGCGTACGGCGCGGGCCGAAAGGTCTGTGCGGTTTCTCTTTTCTCTTTTTTTTTTGCATGCGGCCGCACGCGAAAAGGCAGAGCCAGCATAAACTTGAGGCGGCGAGGAGGAAGCGACGACTGGACCGCGCCGATCACTGCGCCTCGAAAATAAATCCACGCCACAGGCATGCCGACCGACTTTTTTTATAATTTTTTTGCCGATCCAAAAGGATAGAGAGAGAGAGAGAGAGAGAGAGAGAGTCCAATATTGGCGCAGCGACGGTCGCGACAACAACGAAAATTGTTTGTGAAAGAAACAGGACCGCAACAACAAAAGGCAGAAAGAAAAGAATAAAAACGAAAGCAGCAAAAAGAAAAGAGCCAAAAGGAAAAAATAAAGAGAGAAAGAGCGCGCGCGATGACGACGACGGGCGTCACACGAGGCCCCCATAGACGACGATGATCTTCCACACCTTGCGCGACGTGAGCGGCTTGGTGTCGCTCCCGACGACGCGATCGCAGTTCCAAAAGCCACAGTGCAAAACAGAGGCCGCGGTCATGGCGCAGTCGTGAAAGGTGCAACCGACAAAGGCGCACCGGTCCAGGACGGCGCCGACAAAGGAGGCCTCGTGAAAGTAGTGACCAAAGAAAAACACGCCGACGAGGTGCGCGCCGACAAAGGACGCCCGGCCGAGCGGCACCCGCAACACCCCGTGCGAGTCGAGGTGGGCGTCTGGCCGGACGGCGGCATCGGCCGCGCCGCCCACGTGGACGCCGTCGAGCAGATGGCGTTCGTGTTGGCCCAGTGTCGGATCGTCAAAAGGTGCGCATGGCATGGTGCCGCGCCATTCGCCGCGCAGGTTCCACTCGGGATCGACCAACTCGATGTGCCTCATCGAGACGAGGTCAAAGCCACGCACGGCCTCGGCGCCGTCGATCTTGGGTCGATTGTTGCACAGGTCGCCACCACCACCATCGTCGACTGCGCTACGGCGAGATTCCCACGACGAGACGGCGTGCTTGACCACCAACGCAATGTCGCGCGGCGGTATGTTAGGAATCGCGCCGGTGGCCTGCAACAGCCGCAGGCGCACAATGTCGTTGGCTGCTCGGTCGGCTGTGGCCCTGGTCTCGGGCGTGTAGGAGATCTGGTTCGAGAGGATGGTGTGGGCTACGATGGTCCCCAAGAGGTGCGAGGAGATCGATGCCATCCACGGCGCCCACGCAATGTCCAGGGCGTTGCTCTGCGCCGAGCCGCCCGTCTCGGGGTCAGACGGCCAGAGGTCGGTCGCCTCAACCCACTGCCGCAGAGCGCGACTCTCGTAGAGGCGACCGGTGGCGAAAAAGGCGCAGTGCGCGGCTTTGACACGCCGCCCCGTGAGGAAGCAGTTTACCCAATGTCGGCACGTGCTACCGCTGTCGTCGCCGTCGCCATTGATGGTTTCACTGCCACCATCGCCGCTGCCATCGTCATCAATGACGATGCCAAAAGGGTGCTTGTCCGACAGAGATGCACCGTGGAGGAGGGCGCTGTCGTCATTGTCGCCACCATTGCCGTTGTTGTCGTCTTCAAGGGCAGAGACGCGGGAGAGCGCCTTGGTAACCACATCGGCGGTGGCGTCCTCCAGGGCCACGAGGCAGTCGAGCGATGGCTGTGCGCCGTCGGCCAAGCCCAAGAAGGCGCGTATGCGCGGCCCTCGTCCGAGGATGCGCAACCCGGCGATGCGCCTGTCGGCGTGGTGATGCGCTACGGCGAGAAAGAATGCCTCTGCCGCGATCCACACAAGGATGTGGCCGGCGTGGGAGACGCGCACACAGGTGCCCGTGGCAAAGAGGCCGTCGCCCAGATCCCCCATCGCCTCAAAGTCGGATCGATTCCGACGGCGGCTAGGGAGACGCGCGGCGAGGCCGCTGTGCGTGGCGAGTGCGACCCGCGCAATTGCCGCGCCATCACATTCGACATCGTCGCTCTCAATGTCGTAGGCGACCCGCGTCACGAGCGCCCGCCCATCAGAGGGGCGCTCGATGCCCCAGTGCGCATTGAATTCCTCGCCCGAGGGCACCTGGGTCCAGTGTTGGCGTACCGTGCCGTCGGGCAGGCGTACCGCACCACACGCGCCTGGCGCTCCGTCGTCGCATTTGCCCGCGTAGATGCACCCCGGCACGACGACATTGGATACGCAGCGACCACTGAGCGCGCGTCCGCCCAGCACACGTATCCTCCCGGCGGCGGCGTCGCCCTCGGCCACGGTGTCTCCAGTGCGCGTCACTTCACCGCGGTAGAAGCGGGCCGCGGCAAGACCAGACGCATAGGCTGAGGCGTCGAGCCACTGGATCGTGAGCGCGCCGACAAATTCGCCCCAAAAACAACGGCCCTGTACAGTGCAGAGTGTGTCTGTGCCATTGCCGTTACCGGTATCCTTGGTCACAATGGCGCCGTATCCGTTGAGGCGCAGCGTGGGGTCCCCGTCACCGGCAAGGACGGAAAATTCACCCGAGCGACGCGTGATGCCGTCGGCGCCAATGAGGCGCCCGGTGAGCACGCCCGTTGGACCCTCGCGCATGCGTCCCGGCGCGGCGCCCATGAGGCCATAGAGCCAGCGCATGTCTTTGCCATGGGCGGCATAGTCGGCGTGTTCAGCGGGTGGGCCCGTGGGGGCAATGTCGCGCCGGTAGGCCGCCTCCCACAGACGGTCATCGCGCGCGACGGCCTCGACTGTGCGGCACGTGCACGCCGCAGCCGCCAAAACCGGACCGGGCAACCATGACAGGATCTCGTATAAAATCTCGATGGGCAGACGATCAAGGGCCATTGGTGCATTTGTGCCGCCTCTGTGGTGAGACGACGATGGCGTGGAGGATGCCGTTGCTGGTGTGTGCTCTGTCGAGGCAGCAGCGTTGACCTTTTGCTTTTTGGCCGGCGGAGCCTGCGACGCAGTTGTCGCATCGCCTCGGTTCATCTTCCTTTCGTGTGTTGGTGTCGTCGTTGGTTTTTAACTCGGCAGCGTCGACTGAAAGGCGCCCGCGCCCTCCGCGCTTTTTTCTTTTTTTCTTGTTTATTGGGCCACAACATGAGCGGGCCAATCGCCTGGTGAGGTGCCTGTCCCGTCGAGCGGAACATCACGAAAAAATAAATGAAAGCACGCAACACAAACACCGCGCCAGAAGCGGCGACACGCCTTTGGTCTTGCCGTGGCACCATTTTTTTCTCGGGTCGCAAATAAACTATGCAAAGAAAAGAAGAGAGTCGACAACCAACCACCACATTGGCGCTCAAACCCGCGTCCTTTTGAGTGCGCTCATGCGCGCCCACGATCTAGAGAGAGAGAAAAAAAGGTGTCGACGGGTCCAATCTGTCCCAAAAAATCGTCTTGGCCGTGGGCCGGCCGACTAGCCGCGAGCCCCGGTGCAGCATCGACCGGGCACGTGCGGTCGCCCGTGTTTGTGTTTCTGTGTGTTGTTTGTCGTCCTCACCAAATGGGGAGCGCGCGCTGGAACGTGTCCCATTGGCCTGTCGACATTGCTTCCGCAAATAGCCGCACTTCCGCCACCTATAAAAATAAAGCAACGCGCCCCATTTTGTCAAGCAAACCACACGCACTTGTCCACACCCTCGGCAGCCGGCTTCTTTCTGTTGTGTCTGTCGCTGCCCCCGCCCACCCGCACCCCCGACTCCCAGCGCGCCTTTTTTTACTCGGTACGCTTGCTTTTGGCGCACTCTGCCCCTGGCCGCCCGCTCTTTTCCCGCCCTGTTTTATCCATTTTTTCCAATTTTGTTTTCGCAAAAAGAGAGACGCATACAGCATGCGCGCCACATTCTGATCTGACCGTGGCCCGGATTCTGATGTAATGTTTTTTCCGTGAATTCTCTGTTGCGTCCTGCCCTGTCGACCAGGAAGTCGTGAGCCCAACCGTTCTTTTTTCGCTCGACCATGGCCCCTACCACCGTTGCCGGCTGCCTGCTCCTGTTGCTCGCGATAGCCGCCACCATGACTTTTACCGTTGAGGCCTCGCCGCGCCTCGATGGAGCCTCGTCTGGCTGTGCCGGTGGACGTAATGTCGTGTCCACGCGGTATGGCCGCCTGCACGGCAAGCGCACCGACGGCGTCATCCAATACCTCGGCGTGCCATTTGCCGCTCCGCCCGTGGGCAGGCTGCGCCTGGCGCCGCCCGTGGACCCTCTCCCGTGGCGCGGCGTGCGCAACGCCACCGCCACCGGTCCGGTGTGCCCGCAAAGCGGCAGCGCCTACCCCGTGAGCGAGGATTGCCTCTATGCCGACATCTACGTGCCGGCGTGGGCGCGCGCCGACTCGAACCTCGACGTCATCGTCTACTATGGCGGCGGCGCCTTTCGGCGCAGTCAAAAGACCGACGGCACGCGGCTGGTCAAGCGCACCGGTGTCCTCTTTGTCAACCCGCAACATCGCCTGGGCCTCCTCGGCGGCCTGATGGGCCACGAATCGTTCCTCGACGACTCGGGCACCTATGGCAACTTTGCGCTCATGGACATTATGCAGGTGCTCAAGTGGCTCAGGGCCAACATCGGCGACTTTGGCGGCAACCCCAACAGCATCACCCTCTCGGGCACGTCGTCGGGCGCCATCGCCACGCAGATGCTCCTCACGTCGCCCATGGCCTATGGTCTCTTTGACCGCGCCGTGGCCATCAGCGGCGGCGTCGCCGAACTGGGCGATCGCGCCTCGATGCGCAATATGTCTGGTCGCGTGCTGGCCCAGTTGGGCTGCCCGGACGCCGGCTCGGCCGCACTCGACTGCCTGCGCGCCGCCGACGCCTCTGCCTTTATGCCCATCCAGAACGGACTCCCAGAGATGGGCAAGCCGCGCCCGCCCGTCGACGGCATCGTCGTCGTCGAGCACCCGATGAAGCGCTTCCGCGAGGGCAACTATCAGCGCGTGCCGACCATCATCTCCAATGCCATCAACGAGTCCAACTCGCTGCAGGTGCGCTCGTACGGGTTCAACGCCACGCGCCAAGACTATGTTTCGTTTGTCACCTCCCAGTATGGCGCCCACCGCATCGAGGACCTCGACCGCCTCTATCCGATCGGCGAGTGGGGCACGTGGTACCACGTGATCTCGGCCATCGACACGGACAATCTCTACGTGTGCACGCAGGACAATATCTACCAGCAGATGGACCACGCCGGCGGATCGGCCGCCTACCGTTGGCTCTTTGTGCACACGCCGACTTTTGCCCCGCCGGCCCTCGGAGCCTACCACACGGTCGAGGAGGCCTACTTTTTCGACCGCGGCTGCTTTGCCGGTTCGTTTGGCTTTCCGCCTTCGTGCGATCAGGTGCCCGTGCCGTCGATGCCCGCGGGACCCGAGCAGGAACTGGGCAAGGCCATGATGGACCTCCTCAGCACGTTTATGCGCGACGGCGCCTACAACCCGGACCTCACCTGGCCGGCCTATGGCGCCGCCTCCAACTACACCTCGCTGGTCATCGACGTCGAGCCCCACTTTGCCCTGCGCGACGGCACCCATGCCTTTAGGCGCGAGGCCTGCGATTGGTGGCAGTCGGTGTGGGTCATTTGTGGCGACGGGCGCTGCAACCCCGGCGAAACCGCGACGTCGTGCCCGTCTGACTGTGCCGCCTGATCTGTGCCTCGACTTTTTTCCCCCTGCTGTTCTTTTTGTTGTTGTCTGTCGATTTGCGCTGATGTGCACGCGAATAAATAGTCGGAGAGCCCAACGAACGAGAGACATTTCTTTTTTTTTCGGTCGATACGCGACAAACAAAAAAAAGGCATGAAAGCAGACTCGACGCCACCATCAGGCAAGCGGCCAAATTCCGGATCGGTGGCGCTTGCCTCTAGTGAGCCGGCCAATAATTCGCCGAGGGCTTTGGTCGGCCACTTTGGGGCGGTTGAGCCGCATCAACACAATCTCCACCACCACTAGACAGCCAAACCACGATAAAAAGGCATAGCAAAATGGGGCGACGCGCGGGAGGCGCATGCGCAAACCAAACTCGCCCCACACACCGGTTTATTTGCGATTTTGGATAAAGAATTTTTATCCGACAAGTTTGAATCGTGTGTGGAGGGCACCCAATCTTTTTGTGTCATGTTATCGAGGCGACATATGTGCGGGTTCGATGCCAGCCGGTATTGACCAAGTCGCACTGATCGGTCGTTGGTCGAAATAGAAAAAAAAATTATCCGGAAAGTCAAACCTGATCGGCCGGGACCCGTAGGCGCCGTTTATGCCAGTGCCATGCCAATGGCCCGCGCTGCTTGGCGGCTGGCCGCAGATTTTTAGGCCAGGCGGCCCGGCCGCCAAGCCGACCTCTGACGAGAATCAAAACTTGCCAATGTAGTCTTTTGAATCGTGAATGAATCGTGCATAAAATGCACAGACAGCCGCAATCAGAGTCGCGTTCACGATCGGTTCGCGTATTGAGTACATTTCGTGCACGATTTATTTACGATTTAAGAGACAGCATTGGCAGATTCGATCGCCGTCAGGGATCGATTTGCCCAACCGGCCCATAGCCGGGCCATTCCCAGTCGGACCGGCCTATCGTTGACCGACATGCTCGTTGGATTTTTAGAGTGTTTGTCCGACTAAAGATGCAATATATTTTAGAGTCTGTGCGCTTTGCTGGCATGGTTCCTTGCCCGGTGCGCTTTTTGGGTTTCTTGCTAAATTCTTGTGTTTTGGGCGGTGCCTGCGGCCCGGTCCCCGCATCCGACCGCGCGCGTACTGCCGACGGCACCAAAGGGGAAAGGGAGCCGGGCAGGCGCCGTGGCGGAAAAAGTCGCGCCACCCCGTCGATGGGGGCGACCAAAAGTATAGGCCCCGACCAACGGTGGGCAACGGCTAGCCGAACGGCTAAAAATCGAGCATGAATCCTGGCACAGCAGGTACGTCGACAGTGGAATCCGCGCGTTTTAGCCGATCGGCTAGCCGTTGCCCAGCATTAGCCCCGACAGTCATTGTGAAGAAAAAAGGCGGATACACTGTGTCGAGAAACAATCACACGACGAGGCCGCCTCTGGCCGCGACGGCCGGTGCACCCCACGTGCTGCCGCGCGCATTGCGGCAACCGTGAAAGCCGCAGGCGGTGAGCACGGCACCGGCAAAGGCGCAGTCGTCGTCAAAGGTGCAAAAGACAAAGGCGCAGCGGTCCAACGAGGCGGCGACAAAGGAGGCCCCGCGAAAGGCGTGTCCAAAGAAAAACACGTCGCGCAGGCGAGCGCCGACAAAGGACACGGCGCCGTCGAGGGCCACGCGAAGAATGCCGTGCGACTCTACAAACTGATCGGGAGGTCCGTCGGGGTCCCGTTCGTGGTCGCCGATCGTCGGATCATTGACCGGTATCGTCGGCGGGCCGAATGTCCACGGGCCGCGTGGGTCCCACGTCGGATGCGTGAGTTCCAGGTGGGCAAGTTGAATGTGGTCGAATCCCGGCGTGAGCGTCCACACGTCGTCATCATCTCTACCGCCGTTGCCATCGCCGTGCTGTGGGCGATCGTCCAAAAGGCCGTCGGCTCCATTGGCGCTCATATCGTTATCGCCTCCAGCGACGTGGTCTGTCGTCTTTTGCTTTTGGCCCTTGCCGTCGCCGTCCCTCTTTTCGAGGCTATGGCAAAAAGTCCTCGCGGTCTTCCACGCTTCTACGGCCGCCGCAGTGAGTACGTCCAGCCCCACGCGCATGGGCACGCCCATGGCACCCAGGACCGTGGCATGCAAGAGGTCGGCGGCAGTGGTTTCGGGGAGTACGTCGGCGGCCGGGGCCTGCGAGGGCCATAGGTGACGCACGGCCCAAGTCAGGGTGGCAGGCGGGACGCGTCGCATCCATGGTCTCCAGCGGATCGGCCTAGACTTGGGCACGACCGAGTCGCCCGTCTCGGGGTCGTGCGGTGCAAAGGCGAGCCAGTCGCTCAACAAGTCGGCACGATAAAGGCGACCGCTCGCAAAAAGGGCGCACTCGGCGGCGGGCACACGCGCGCCGGCCAAAAAACAGCGCACGCGCGGTCGCGACCCGCGGTCCAGCATCGGCTCGACGTCGTCATCGACAGCCAAGACGACACCAAAGGGGACCGCCGCGTCGTCCTTGTCTTTATGTGCTTTGGACAGGCTCTGCGTGTCATTGTCCTCGCCGAGGCCGACCCTCTTGAGGAGCGTCTGGTCGAGAAGCGGAATCAACTCGGCGGCCGTGGCCTCGGGCAGGCCCGAGCCAAAGTCGGCGACGAGTTGAAAGGTCTCTCGGGTTTTTTGTGTGGGCCCAGTGTTTGATGAAAAGTGACGCAAGATGCCCAGGGCATACGGGGCGCGCTCGACAGCAGCCGTTGCCACCCAGCGGCGCCCGGCGAGTCGCGGGTCGGGATGCGCACTGCCAAAGGCCACGAAACACAGCCCACGCTGATCGACAACGACCACGTTGCCCTTGTGTTGGTCCCTGGCGAGTGTGCGTGCGCCCGTGGAGACGCAGCGCATGGTGCTCCGGTCCCCCAAGATCGTCCAATGGGTGTTGCTGTTGTCATCCGCGTGGGGAGACGCACAGCGCGCAACGTAGCCCGTGCGAAAAGACGCCTCTGCTGCCCGAGTGACCAGGTCCAGTGTGCGTCCGCCATAGTCGACGGATTCGACGATCGTGCCGTCTGGCAACCGGTCGACGCGTGGCATCGCGTCATGAATCGAAGCGTCCGACAGCGAGAGACACGCATAGCCCGATCCGTCCGGTTGCGCACAGATGTACCGGCCGCCGCCATTGTTTTTCACTTGCTCGACATATTTGACGCGACCCGAGTCATAGTCTACACGCACGAGGCCGTGTTCCAGGCCATCGACAAACGGGCCTCGTGCGGTCGAACAGACGCCGCGCTCCCCCGACTTGGCGTCGTGCATCCTCGCGACGCGACCGAGGCCGCCGAGGATGCCGTGCACAAAGCGGCCTTCGTACACTGGGGCGCACACGTCGGGCGAATCGCGCTTGGCGCCATAACCATCGAGCGCGAGCGCGGCGTGCTCGGCCTCTTTTGAGACGACGACGGCAAACTCGCCCGAACGGACGATGATACCGTCGGGTCCGGCGAGTCTCGCAGTGAGACGTCCCGTGGGTCCGATCCGCACGCGCCCGACGGGCGTCGCCATCAGGCCATAGAGCCAGCGCGTGCTTTTTCCGTAGGCCTCGTAATCAATATGCTCGATGGGAGGGCCCGCGGGCGAGATGTCGCGCCGATAGGCCACCTTCCACAAGCGCTCCTGATCGGCCACACGGGCCACTGCGCGGCACGTGCACGCTGCTGCCGCCAGGTCGCGACCCGACAAAAAGCCGAGGACGTGCTCGATCAACTCGTCGGGCATCTGGACGATCGACGGCGCACGGCCGCGCCCTTTTCCATCGTCGTGTCTGCAGGCGACATGGGCGTGGCGGCCGCTGTTGGCGGTATCGACGCACGTGGCCGACCGGCGCCGGGTCGGTGCAACATAGAGGCGCCGATCCTTGCGGCGCTGCGGACGCCGACGGACGCTGTCGGCCCTTTTCTCTTGCATACGCTCAACTTTTTTTCTTTGCTGTCGTCGTGGCATGTAGACTTTTTTGTCCAGCCTGATCGTGCAGTGTGCGGGTGGCGCCTTGTCGCACGCCCTTCTGGGCGAGGTTTCTTTTTTTTTTCGATGTACAAGACCCCAATGGGTATGCTATGAACCAATCGGCAGGCTTCTTTCTGATTTGTCTCTTTTTTTTTCATTGAACAAAAGACAAAAGTTGGGAAGAGCCCGCGCGCTGCCGCCGTGGGCTTGGTGCCCTCGCGGTCCTTTGGGTTCCTGCGGCGCGCACACACACACGCACACGCGGCCAAGGCGCCGCAGGCGCACGTCATTGGCCCGCCGTTTTCATTTTTACATTTCTTTTCCTACCCATGTTGTATTTTTTCCTTGTTCTTTTCCTTGTTGTGTATTGTGCAGCAAGTCGGGGCAAGGACGAGACCGTATCGCCGGCGCAGAGTCGAGGCAGAGCGCGTCGTGTCTGGCTGGCGTCCGCTCCACGCAAAGACGAGCGGCCGGCGCGCACTTGTGGCGCCCTTGTCTCCAAGGGAGATTGCCGCTAAAGAGAGGCAAACGATACGAGAGGATCTCGACCCATTGCCTTGTTTTGCGTAGAGACAAAAAAACAGGTGTGCGGCGACGACGGCAAGACTTGCCAAAAATGTACATGGACCGGGACGAGACCTTTGACGCGCGCGTAGAGACGCTGACGGCACAGATCTGCGACGCGCTGGACCGCAATCCCGGTGCGCGTCGCATACAGGTGGCGGCCGACAGCGACGACGACTATGACCTGTTCGAGGCCGTCGCCGTGCGGCTCTTTGATCAGTGCGGCGTCCTCGCCGTGCACGCCCTGCAGACGACCCCGTTGGTCTTTGAGATTGGACCGCGTGCACGCGACGTATGGGGTCCGGCCATCTCTCGTGTGCTCGACGCTGCCGAGGCCTATGGTGCGCTAGACGAGGCGTCCCTTCTCGACACACACGCCATCTATGAAGAGACGGCCAACACGTGGCGCAACCTCTTGCGGCTGCAGCCGCTTTCGATGACCTCGTACGAGGAGAGCCTCATGGTGCGCCTGGCCGAGGACATGGCGCTCGCCCGCGGTCTCGCCCTGGCGCCCGTGGACCGCCACCGCTTTCGCGTGCGCGCGCCCCGTTCCGATCGCACCGAATGGGTTGCAGACTATCTCGATCTCGGCGAGGACGCCAACGACAGTGTAACCCCTATCGAAGAAATCGATGAGGAATTCGTCGGCGATGGGGGAGACCAAGGCGCGCTATGGTCCTGGCGGTCCGTGCTGGCGTGAGCGCGCTCCGAGGCCCGTGCCCGGTGCTCACCGATGACCGCGGGTCACATATCTCATAAAAAAACGAACCAACACGAAATCAAAACAAGAACTGTGCGCGAAAAAATGGATCTGGTCCATTGGCAGCGTGGGCCTAGCCGCGGACGACCATCAGACACGCCGTCACCGCGCTGACCTCCCCGTCCACGACCCAGCACGCAAGGAAAAAAAAGAGAGAAATAGCGTCAAAAATGCAAACCCTATTATTGTCGCCCGGCGACTTGCACAGCAAATCCGGGTCCTTTTTTTTCTCTCTATAGTCGGTCCCTTGCATTTTGGTACGCGTGCGCTTGGGAGGCCTGCAAAGCACTTGCCTTTTTTTTTTCGTGGATGGATCTCTTTTCTTTGTGCATGCGTCCTTGTCTTTTTTTTTTTCGAGGCCGCAAATAGACTCGACAGATGGACCGAAAAAAAAAGAGAAAAGAAAAGAAAACCCAAAAAAGAAGAATGGGCACAAAAAAAGCGACGGTTGCGCCGAGGGACCACAGGCAAGAGGTCAATGGCCACGTGCGGCCATGCGGTCCAGGCGCTTGATGGCAAAGCGCACGCCCTGGAGGGCCGACTCGGTCTGTCGCCACACGGCCTCGTTGACCCGGCACAGGCGCTCCAGTCGCCGAGCCTCGGCACGCAGGCCCACGGCAACCGCTGCAGCCGGCGACCTCTGCCAGTCTGCGGCCGTCGGCTCGTGTTCGGTACTCTGGACGTCGTTATGACTGTCGTCGCTTTGCGCGTCGAAATCGCTGTCGCTCTGTGCGTCGAGATTGCTGTCGTCGTCGACAGTGTCACGAGATGTACCGCTGCTGTCGTTATCGCCGCCTTGGCGTGCGCCAATGCGACTGTCTGTGTTGCCGCCCAAGAGTCGCATGTCGACAGTGTTGCGAGCATCATGGCATGGCCCGACACTCGTACCGCGCCTATCAGGACCGAGTGCCTCTTGTTCGCCCGAGCCGCTCGCGTCGTCTTTGTCGTCGCTCCATGACCGCCTTTGGCACATACGCCAATCTTGTCGGTCGATGGTGCAGTATGCCTTGCCGTCGTCATCGTCGTCTTGATTGCCGCTCGTCGAGTCGGTGTATGTGTTGTTGGCATCCACAGATCCATCGTCGCCGCTGTCTGTTTGTGGTGTCCGTTCGTGGTCATCATTGTTATCCGTATCGTCTGCGCTGCGGCTTGCGTCACATTCGCCGTCGTCCTGCGCGGCATCGTCACCACCGTGCTTTGCCGATACCAAACTAGGGCTGTGTGCTCGCGGCGACGTCGTGTCCGTGACGCTCTCGTTGTTATTGGGGGCGAGGATCTCGTCGAGACTTTGTTTTTTTTGCTGTTGGACGTCTGCGGGCGGCGACCTGTCGCATGTGCGCTTGGGCGTCGGTGACGGCATCGTCGCCGATTGGGAGAGAGGCCGCTTGCGCGCAAGCGCGGTCCGACGCGCGTCAAGTGGCGACGTGTTGCCGGAAGCGGGCGGCCCCTCGTGCCCGGCGACGGCGCCCAAAGGATCGTCTCGGTCCGGGGACGGGCCGCGCGCATCGCGAGGCACACTGATGGCGTCTGACGTCGCCCTTATGGCGACGACCGTCCTCCGGCTGTACCATCCTTTGGTGTTCATCGTGTCTTGTGTGAGCGCGTCGATTCTTGGCCTTGCCGGCTTTTTTCGTCGCGCGCGCTCTATTTTTTTGCGCACGCCGGCCTTTTTTTTGGGGGCTGTGCCCGACTTTTGATGAGCCGTCGGCCGTCCTTTTTTTTTGTTTCTAGAGCACACGGCCGCCGGGCTCTCTCCTCTACGTTTTTTTTCTCTTTTTTTTTCTCCTTTCGTGTCTCTCTCGCTCTGGCGACGCCAGCAGTCGGCCGTGTTTGTGGACATGTCTGCGCGCACACCCACAAAGCAAAGGAAAAGAGCGCGCGCGCATAAAAGGGGACGGTGACAGCGACTGCAAAGGAAATCGTGTGACATGGTCGCTGGGTTTGTGTGTGTGTGCGCGTGCGGCCCAATCCACGAGCCTCTAGGAACAGTGTGCCGTGTCGCTTGCGCTTTTTTATGTCTCTTTTTTTTGCGGAGCGATTTTTTTTTGACTGTGACGCCGCCCGACGGTGAGCCCCACAAGAGGGCGCCCAAACAAAAAGACGTATTTGTTTGTGAGAAAAAAAAATAAAAAAGCGCACAGAGAAAAAGTATCGAGAAAAAAAAGAATCGAGAAAAAAGAGGGGGATGGCGGGCGCAGAGAGGCGGCGGGCGAGCGCCCAGGCAAGGCGGGCGGCGGCGGCCGAGCGCGCAAAACACGGCGGGTCAGGGGGCCGGCGGAAAAAAAAAGACACGCGGGCAATGGGAAACTGCAACGGCTGGCTCGTGGGATACACGCGCGTACGCACGTACGTCGACCGCCGTCGCGCACAAACAAGAGACCAAATACGCCGTAAGAAAAAATGGGCGGTGGCGATTTTCACTGCGACTTTGACGACCGGCCCGAGGCCCTGGCGGCCGCGCTGGTGGCCGCCGTCCAAGTCGACACCAAGCCCATGTTTGCCCCCCTGTACGATAGCGTGTACGCGGCCGTGCGCCGTGCTGCCGACCGGCGCGCCTATGCCGACGCGCTGCGGGCCGCCGTGGCGCACGCCCTCTCTGACTGCGCGCAGGAAAACCGAAACGGCTGCGCCGTCGACGCTGAAGCCGCGCAGAGTCGTTGCGTGCGCATGCTCGCCGAAATCCTGTCGCCGGCGCGCTGCGCGCTCGGTCTCGGCCCCGAGGCCTTTGCCACACTCCTCGCCATGGACGGCGGTGCGTCGCCCTGATCGTCCAACTGGGCCGTCGCTCTGGGCTCGGTCGCTCGCTGCCCGCAGATCGCACACTCGCAACTGCGCAAGAAAAAAGAATGAAGAAAAAATAAAATGGCCCATGCGCCCAATAACAACGAAAACGGGTTTGGGCGTGCGCTTGGCGGCCGGCCCTCGCCGCCTCGTGTCTGTTCTTTTTGTTTTTTTTCTTGTTTTTTTTGGTGTCGCAGAGTGACGCGGCTGGGTCGTCTGTGTTGTGAGCGGACGGTCGGTCGGCACGGGCAGGCGTCCGATCGCAAGGTGCCGCTGTTGCAGCGCTCCCGCCCCAGCGACGCAGAGAGCAACCACGAGCGCGCGCGTCCGACAGGTGGGACACGAGGGATTTCGACGGGGTCGCACTGCCGCGTCGGCGACGACGACGACGATGGCCGCAAGAGGTACGTCGCCCCACGCGCCTCTAGTGGGTCGTAGATGAAGCAAAGCCGCCCTTTTCCCGTTCACGCCTTTTGCGTCTTTTTCTTCCCGTGACAACCAAGCCCCTCGCTCTTCAGACCGAAAAACACACACGAGCATGCACCGCGACGCGCGCAAGTCTGCCGACGGCGAAAGGCGAAAGGAGCACAGCCGCCGCCGCAAGGCCAAGCACATTGCTCTTGACCACCAAAAGGAAGAGGACAACGACGAATACAGGGAGCGCGACGACGTGGCCCTCGTCGACGACGGCGATCACGACGATCGCCACGGTGACGACAGCGAGGACAAGCCCGTGCACGCCAGCGGCGTCTTCCACTCTGAAAAGAGCACCAAGAAGGAGCACAAGGACGACGACAAGAAGAAGAGACCATATCGCCACGGGTGCGTCGTGACGCAGCCGCTGCCCGTGCGCGTGGCGTCGGCCCTCGACGCGCCGCTCTGCTACGCCCAGTCGGTGCGCTACGGCAAGGAGGTGACCCTGTCGGGCATCTGGGCCTACGGCCGCAGCGGCCTCTTGGTGGCCGACGACGACGACAGCCTGTCGGTCGAGGCGCGCGCGCGTGCCCAGACCAAGCAGGTGTTTCGCAACATCCATGACGCACTGGTGGCCGCCGGCTGTCGCGGCCTCGAAGACCTCACCTCGATGTCGGTGGCGCTCGTCGATTTGGCGGCCACGGCCGAGGCCTTTTTCGAGGAGCGCCTCAAGATCATGGGCGACCACGTCGACTACACGTCGTCGGTCGTGGGCATCACCGGGTTCCCCGTGCCGGGCGGCCTCGTGCACGTCGACGCCGTGGCCGTCGTTGGTCGCGGGTGCCCGCTACCGCGCGATGACCACGAGGGCGTCGCCGCCAAGGCCAAGGCCCACGATGCCAGGGCGGCGCACGGAGGCGCCAACACGAGCGGCTGCGTCGTGGCCTACCCCAAGCCGCCGCACCTGTCGATGGCGCCGCCGGGCGGCAAGCCACGCAGCGCCCTGGCCGTGCGCTACGGCAAAGAGGTGACCCTGGCCGGCATCTGGGCCTACACCGAGCGGTCGCGTCTGGTGCGCGGCGGGGTGCGCGAGCAAACCCGTCAGACCTTGAAGAACGTGCAGGCGGCCCTCGTCGAGGCCGGATGCCGCGGACTGGAGGACGTGGTGTCGATCAACGCGTCGCTGGTCGACGTTGAAGACACCTGGGAGGCCTTTGTCCAGGAGCGTGACCGGGCCCTTGCGCCCAATGTCGACTATACGTCGTCTATCGTCGGCATCACGGGCTTCCCGGTCGAGGGCGGCCTCGTCTATGTCAACGTCAGGGCCGTCGTCGGTCGCGGGTGTCTTCTCGGTGTCGCCTCTGCCACCAACAACGCCCGCGCCTGATGCCGCCCATTGCACGACCAAAACAAAAAACGCAATGATCCCCCCCCCCCCCCCCCAAATCTCCCAAAGACAATCGCGCCTTGAGGGCACCGATGTGCGGTCGTCCACAAAAAACACACAACGGATATTTTTGGCGCGCGACCCAACACGCATGAATCCTTTATTGCGATCTAATCGGAACCAATAAAGAAATGGGGTACAGAATCGAGGTCGCCCTTTTGTTTGTTGTGGGTGGGGCATCGATGTGGGGAGGTGTTGGCCAGCGCCCGACAATTGCTGTGCCTGTCGGTCGTGTGTGTGTGTGTGTGTGTTTTATTTTTTTCTGGCAGGGCATTGGTGGCGCCTCGCCCAGGACATTGGCTCGCTCGTCTGTTTTTTTCTTTTTTTTCTTTTTTTTTCTTGTTTAAAAACCAAGACGCGGACCATTAGGTGCCGTAAACAATTAGGACCAACCGGTAGTCGATCCGATCTGAACCAACTCTGCCGGCGCTATTCTCTCCTCGATCCTGGTTTGGGAGCAGTACAAACAACCAAGGCACAAATCCGCCACCTCACGCTCGACAGACCGCCCATTTGGGAGCGACCCGCAAAAGGGACATTCATCTTTTTTTGGCATGGATCGGCTATCGGGAGCCCGCCGCCCATGGCGAGCCTCCAACACGAGAGCCCAAATAATACACTACACCCATTGGTGCGGGCGCCGTGGGGCGTCCCAAAAAAAGGACACTAGAGACTATCGATTTTGGCCGAGGCGCTCATGAACCGCAGCCTTTTGGGTTTTTCTTTTTTGTCGCGAGGATAGTGCGCCGGCACTCCCGCACCGCCAAACCCAGTACGCAAAATAGACATTTTCTTGTGTTTTGGTGAGTGCGCAAAAAGAGGGCTTGTGTGTTGGCGCGGCATTTGGTTCTTTTTTTCGGCGCACATTGTTTTGGGGCAGAATGGGCAACGCGCACAGCGCACCAACGGGGCAAAAAAAAGGCGCGCAGCCTCTACACTATCCCGCATCCATCTCCATGAGACTCTGCTTTTTTTCTGGCATGCAGAGATTGGGCGTTGGGGGATGTGGGCCACAAAGGTCGACGGCGTGCGAGGGCGCCCGCCTGTCGGTCTCGCCTACGTGTCGGGTCTCAAACGTTGGGGTCCCATTCTTTTTGTTGCAAATGCATCGCGTGGACCGAGCGTCGCGGTCCCTGCCGCGCCCGCACACACGCGCGCGCACAACAACGAGGTCGCTTGGCGATTGCTAAAAAAAAGGCCGTCCACGCACGACCCGATCCAAAAAAAGGAGCGGGCACCACAAACAATAACAAAACACAGCAACCAGTCGACACAGCCCCGAAATGCACGCGCGACACATGACAACCGTCGCGCTCTTGTTTTTGACTTGGTGCTTTGTGGCGCCGACGCTCCATGCCTACCGCCACAGTGTGCTGATCACGGCATCGCAGACGTGGACGGCGCCCGTCGGCGCCTCCAACGTGTCCGTCACCCTGTGGGGCGGCGGCGGCGGGTCCTCGACGTCGCACGCGTGCGGCGCGGGCGGTGGCAGCGGCGCAGCCATCATTGGTCGCCTGACAAACAGCGACGCCTGGGGCGTGCCCATCGACTCGGTTCCGTGGTCCTTTGTCGTAGGAGCCGGCGGCGCCGGTGCGCCGTCGACGCAGGCCACGGCGGGCTATGGAGCCATCGCAGCCAACGGCGGCGAGACGGTGGTGGTGGCGACGGCGCCCAATGGCACCGAGTTGTTCCGCGCCGTGGCCTATGGAGGTGGCGGCGCCAAATCCACCGGAACCGCCTACGCGCGCGCGTGTCAGGGCGGCGCCGGCGGTGGTCAGGCGTCGTCGGCATCAGGACCCGTGCCCGGCGGCGGTGTTCCGTCGGGCGGCGTGGACAGCAACCCAGTAGGTCCGCCCACCGAGGGTGCCATGATCGGCGACGTCAAGGCCGGCGGTGCCGGCGCCGGCTATGGCTTTGTCGGCGGCAACCACCTGGACCCGTTTGCATTCGGAGCCGACTGGAACTCGCCCGGGCGCTCGTGGGCAGGCGGCCACGGTGGTGTCCACAGTCTCGTCTGTTATACTTGGGGCGCGGCTGCCGGCTTTAACGGGGAGGGCGGATCGAGACAAGACTACATCCCCAAATACCCGCCGTCCAACAGCGGCTCGGGCGGCGGATCGGCCGTGGTGTGCAATCCGGGCGCCGTCAATACGCGCAAATACTATGACGACTCTGACGGCGCATCGGGCGGCATCCTCGTCGAGTATGACCATCCCACGGCACCCACGCCGGTCACACCGTCGAGGACTCCGTCGCCGTCGGCCACCCGTTCTCCGACGCCTTCTATTTCGCCCTCGCCGTCGGCGCAGCCCTGGTCGCAGTTGGTTACGCTGGTGTCGCCCATCAGTGGCCGCCAACTGACGCCGCAGGACGACGGCAGCGTGGCATCGTTGTGGGTCGGCGCCACCTACAAGGAAAAGTGGACTGTCACACGTCTCTCCAACGGCAAGTACACCTTTAAGGGGTTCAACAATCGCTACCTCGGGGCCAACCCTGGCGGATGGGTGCGCGCCGAGGCCACCGCGGTCGGCTCGTGGGAGCAGTGGGATGTCCTGATCAACAACGCCGGCAACCAGTGGACTTTGAAGAGCACCCATGGGACCTATATGGGCACCACCGCCGCCGGCGTCGTCTACCTCAATGGCGACTCGACTCTGTACTGGACCAAGACCACCGTCTAGCCTTGTTTGCACGTGCGCCGTACTGTCTATTCATCTTTTTTCTTTTCCTCCTTCACGGACGGTCGGCCCGGCCGAGACACAATCCACCGGGCGTCCAACTCTCGTCTTTTTGTCTCTCGGTGTCGCATCAAGCACATCCACTCTCTCTTTCCCGAGATAAACACACACCGCCAACAAAAAAAGTCTCGGCCAAGTCTGCCCATGCACTGCCCCCTTTTTTGTTTCGTGCGCGTAAAACTGTGTGCACCACTATTTTTCTTTCCTCAAGGGCGTGCATTTCTCTTGTGGCAGAGACCTCGCTCGTGCCTTGTGCGCCCCTTTTTGGGGGGGGGGGCAAGCGACCGCACACTAGGGCGCCACGGCCGGCTGGCCCATGGCGTTGCCGTCAAACCAGGTGGCCGTCTCGGTGCCTCCGGCACCCAGCGTGAGCGCAAGCGCGACTGCGGTGTCGTTGGTGAGCGTGAGCGACACGGCGTCGCCGGGGGCCAGGTCGAGCGCGGCGTCGACCGACAGCGTTGCACCACCCAGCGTGACGCCGACGAGACCGGCGACAGTGGGCAAACTGTTGCTGCGCACGACGACGGGCGCGCCCACGGTGGGCGTCAGCAAGAGGTTGAGCGTGAGCGTGTCGCCGAGCGCGGTGAGCACCACGTCGGGGATAAACACCGCCGCGCTAAATCGGTACGTCGAATCTACGGGCGCGGTAAAAGTCGTGCCGTCAAACGACCCGGTGTTGAACAGGCCAGGCCTGCTCGCCGTCTCAAAGGGCGTCACCGGCGTGGTGCCCGCGACGGGGATAGCAATGTCGGTGCCGGGGGTGATCAGACTGCTGAACCCGATGGCGGCCAAAGCCGGTCCCGGCGGCCCGACGGGCCCGATGCCGCCTGGCGTGCCCGGTGGCCCGGCAGGACCCACTGCACCTGGCGCACCGGGCGGCCCAATTGGCCCCGCAGGGCCCGTAGGACCGGGAGGGCCCGCAATACCCACGCCCGTCGGCCCGGGCGGTCCTACGGGACCCGGAATGGGGATCACAGTAAAGTTGCCGCCCGTCTGCGGGAATCCACTACCACCACCACCACCAAAGCCACCGCCGTTGCCGCCAAAAGCGCCTCCGTTGGTGCCGTCAAAGGCTCGGCGCCGGCCTTGCCTGTCGCGGTCGCCATTGTCCGGCCGTCTGCCATCCTCGTCGCGCTCATAGTCGATGACGACTACGTGCGGGTCGTGGTGGCGGTGCGACGATGCCGACGACGACGAAGACGAGGGACAGCGGGGCGTCTCGTGCTTGCGCGGCATGATCGATCGACGGGTAGCGGCCTTACTCTATTGCTCTAGGTTGACGCGATTTGCGCCCGCCGATGCGACGACACGGGGCAACGGCATTGTCCTCGGGGTGATGTCGTCTCGTCGCTTCCCGCCCCCCCCCCCGCCCCTTCGCGACGCCCATGACGTCGCGCCCACACTGCACGCTGTTTTATTTTTGCAAAGAGGTAGAAAAAGGCCGCGTGCTGCCATGCGGTCGGCTCGCGCTCTTGCTGGGCGCGCCTGTTGCGCTTTCCTTTTCCCACCTTGCAATCCAACCTCTTTTCTCTGCACGCTCTCCCGCTTTTATCTCCGGTCCTTGTTTGCTGTGCCTTTTTTTTTCGCTTGTTTGGCGTGTCACCAAGGTGGGGATCAGGGGACGAGGCCGCAGTGGCCGCGGGCCCGCACGATGGCGGGGCCGCGTCAACGCGCACGCCAGCACGCCGAACACCCGGTGCCGCCCGCGCCCTCGCTGCCGTCGTGGTCGCTGCCGTCATCGACCGACACCGCGGCGTATTCAACATCCCTCGCGACCGCATAGGGCGACGCATAATAGACCAGCGTACCGTCGACCGATTGCGCATGGGGAATGTCGACCATGGAGAGCGTCTTTTGATGCGATGGTCGCGCCTTGTCGCCCTTTGTCGGCCGGCGATTGGCCTTGGCGCGTGCGGTGCGTCGACGCATCCACCGACGCCGCGCGTAGCAGGCGGCCATAGCGATCGCGACCACGGCAAACACCGATCCGACCGACACTGCCAGTTCGATGTAGCATTCCGATGCCGGGCGCATGATGGCATCAGATCCGCATGGGGCGTGGCCGCGCTCGTGGCACGAACCCTTGGCCGTCGCCGCGGCCGAACCGTTTGCTTTGATGGAATCTTCGTGCCCGTGCTCGTCCTCGGCGCTACTGTCTCCGTCGTTGCGCTCGTTGTTGCTGCTGCGCACATATGCCACCGGCGAGATGGCAGACGCGTTGGCAGCAATCGCCGGACACCAGGCGCAACAGGCGTCCACGCACGAATCGGCATAGGCACGCGCGCCGCAGCCCGATCGTGGCGGGGCCTCGGCCGCCGCCGCAATCACGCAAAGACCGACGGCCACGGCCCACGACACGAGGACCCTCTTGCTCGGCGTCATGGCGACAGCAACGCAGCGTCGATTCTTTCCCCGTACAGCGGCCTCTCTTTTGGTTTCCTGCGCCCCCTGTTGTGATTCCCGCCGTCCTCGTGTGCCCTTTGGCGCGTGCCCTTTCGTTCTCTTCTTCTCTCTCTCTCTCTCTCTCTCTCTTTTTTCTCTGCGCGCTCTCGCCCCGCATCTCCCAATGCGGCCTTTTTTGTTTGGCCACCGCGGATCGCCATCTCTCTCGGTGCTGGATCGCTGCGGCCGGGGCGCCGGCCGCCGGCAGACAAAAGGCGCCCCCTCCCGCCGCGAGATAACACTCGAAAAAAAAAAGACGAGACAAAAAGCATGCCCACAGACCACGATCTCTCTTGCATTCTCTCTCTTCTTTGATCTTTGTTTGACAGTGTTTAATCATTATTCGGGTCTTTGTGTTTTTTGGGGGACGGCGGGCATGTCGCCGGCGGTGGGCAGTGTCTGTCCGCCCGACGGCCTTGTCTCGGCGCGCGATCGCAACCGATGGGTCGGCGCTCTCGCAAGAGACAGAGGCGCACGCTACATGGGTCACAAAAGTCGTGAGAGTCAGCAGGGCGCCGCCGTCGGCTCGCAGTGCGCAATAGGCATTATGCCAAACGAGGCCGGCGGCGGCACGCGAGCGGCAAGTGCGAGACCGCGCCGCACGTCCGAGGCCTTGACCGCCGACGGCACGCCGCCGGTGCCGCTCGGGGTCGTGACCCCGATCACCCTCCAAGACGGTGCCATAGCACCGGCTGCGCGCACCGGCCGCCCGCGATGCGGCTGCCGTCGATGGACTCGCTGGCGCCAATGGGTGGGTCGGCGCGTGTGGGCGACGGCGGCGTGGATGGCGCCGGCGGCCGGCCTCTACTGGCTCGCCGTGCTGGTGCCCAACTTTGCCGTGTTTGCCCTCACGACCGAGATTGCCGATCGGCCCGGCGGCGGCCCCTACACGACCAAGGCCCTGATGTCGATCGCGCGCGCCGCCGCCATGCCCCTCGGGTTTGCCACCACGTTGATCACGCCGGTGCGACGTCGTATCACCACCGGGTGGTGGCGCCCGATGGGCCTTGTCGCCTTTGCCCTGGTGTTTTCGACCATGCCCAATCTGTTTTTCGCCATCGACGACATCTCGGTGCGCGTCGTCAGCCGCTTTGTCGGGTCGTTTTTCTTTTCCTGGGCCTTTTGCGTCTACATTGGCTACGCACAGGGGCGCCGCGCATCCGACGCCTTGATGCCGGCGGCCACGGCGTGCATGCTCGCCTCGTCGGCCATCTCGCGCGCCATCTCGCCGCTGGTCAAGAACGACCTCTTGGGCGGAAGCATGGGCGGCGACGACGATGATAACGACCGGGCCTACCGGTGGATGCCGGCGGTGGTGAGTGCCCTGGCACTGGGGCCCATGTTGGTGGCGGCCGCGGCACTGGCGGCGAGCCCGCGCGCCACCGAGGCCGATGCCGCCGCGCGCGTGCGACGCACCGGCGGCACGCTGAGCACCGACCTCGCGTGGCTCCGCCGCCACTGGGCGCCCCTCTTGGGTCTGGCCGTCAACAACACGGTGCTGCAGGCCGTGCGCGGCGTCAGGGACGTCTTTGCCACGGACCTCTTGGGGGCCGACGCTCCGTGGTGGCATTGGGTCGTCGCCGACGTACCGACGTGCCTCGGCGTGTGTTTGCTGTACGCGCCCTTTGTCCTTGTCAAGGGCAACCGGCGCGCCTTTATGGCGGTCAACGTGCTGGGCCTCGTCGCCGGCGTCCTCATGATCCTCGGCGGCGTGCTGGGTCTCGTCGACGCCGTGCCGCCGCTGCCCTTTCTCGTCGTGAGCGGCTTAGGCTACTACCTGGCCGTGGTGCCCTTTGCCGGCGGCGGCGTCATCATCGAGCGCCTCGTGGCCTCGTCGGGCAGGCCCGTCGACGCCATGCTCCTCAACGTCGTGTGCCAGTTGCCGGGCTACACGGGTGCCCTGGTCGTCCTCTTGCTCGTGCCGGCGGCCGCCGACGTCAAGGCCTACTTTGACTGGACGACCCTCGCCGGCGGCGGCGTCATGCTGGTGGCGTACGCGTGGACCCTCGGCGCCGCCTGGTTTGTCCTGCCCGCCGATGGCGCTCGCCAGGTGCGTGATTCGTGCGAGATGGTGTCTATGGCGCCCGCCAGCGCGCCCGTCACACTGTCGACAGCGCCGCCTTGCGGCGACAATGCGGACGGCGTTGCGGACGACACAGAGGGTGGCTCTTTGGGCAGCGTCTGATTGCCACTCGACGGTCCAGCGCGCAAAAAAATACTGAAACCCATACAAAAAATCACACGAAAAGGAACAAAAGCGGGCGCCCGGCAGCGCACGGACAGAGGACCGCCCTTTGTCTTGTCGAAAAAAAAAGTTTTCCTTGTTTTAAAAAGAGGCAAATTTGTATTCAAATGTGTGCCGCCCTTCCTCTTATTTCTGACCAATGGCATTTGTCTCGACGCCTTCGAGACCAGATGGCGCAAGATTGTCCAGATTGTCCCCCATTCCGGGCCGCGTCGTCTGTTTTCATTGTCACTGTCCTTCTTTATCAAACAAAAAAAAGAGGCTCCGTCATGGGAGGGCGTCAGGCACATGCCAATCAAGTGCGATCCTCGGGATCGGTAGCCAGGCCCTTGGGCGCGTGTGAGCGCACCCAGTGCTTGCCAATCGGTTGACCGACAACTAAAATCCTGGATTTTCAGGCGGATTGTTTGATTTATATGATTTATGATTGGACAATTCGGTGTGGATTAGTCGACGGCTAACCGATCCGCGAGCACCGAGCACACCCTTTTTTTTTCATGGAATGATGCGAACCGGCTTTCCGCCGCCTGGATGCACCGCGCCCTGTCGTATTCTTTTTTTTTCAAAGTATTTTTTTTTCGAGAGGGAAGCGACACGACGGCGAGAGGATACCTCCTTTCCGGCCCACCATCGGCGCTCTCTTTTTGTGCGCGTCGGCTGGCCCATAGCAACATTTGGCACGACGCGCATGTCTAGAGGTGTAGTAAGAAAAAAAAAGAGGACAACGCGGGGCAAAACTTGCGCTCGCCGACACGACCGCGTTGTAGGTTTGCTTGCGCGCTCAAATCGCGCCAAGGGGGCGCCGACGTGGCGTGCCGGCTACATCGTCGCGCCCGGAACAACCAAAAACAGACGGCCACGAGGGCAAGCGCGACACTACATGGAGTCCAACCGCCGCGCATTGCCGCCGCCTTCAAGAAGGCTGTCGCCCGCACGACCTCTCGCTAGGTTTCCGCGCGTGTCCATCGCGCAACCTGCACCCGCGGCGCAATCAAATATGCGGCCTGTTGAGGCGCAGGCCCCGCATCAGGCGCCGTTGGCACGACCGGCGCCAGCGCAGCCCGTCATCGGGCGGTTTGCCCCAAGGCGATTCGATCAACCGCCGCAGCCATCCCGTGCGATGCCGATGGCGGCGCTGGGACGCTTTCCCGCACTCCAGCCAGGCGCGGGCGCGCGCAGCGGTTTGCAGAGGCCCGTTGCGCCCCTTGCTCGTCGCCCAGCACTGACGGCACTCGCGCGACAGCCTTTCCCGGCACTGGCCGCGGGCGGCGTCCCGATGCGCATGGCGCGCGCAAGTCCGATGTCCCCCACCAATGCACAGGCGCCGTTACGGCCTATGGCGCCGCCCGCGCGTCTGCGGCAAGTGTCGCGCCCATTGCGCGCACTGGCGCCGACCCTCACAACTCGCCCAGACGGCAACGAGGATGCAGACGCGCCCGACAACGGGTGCGTGCCGGGCCGCGAGCAAGACACCGACGCGCTCATCGCGGCCATTGTCAATCAGGACCAAGCAGCCATTAGGCGCATACTCGCGCGCGGACGCGTCGACGTCAACGGCTGGATCGATTCAGAGCGGCGCATAAAGGAACCCCTCAACGGCATATTCAACGTCTACTTGCAGGGGGTCTACGAAACGTCTGATTACGACGACGACACCGACACTGAAACGGTGGACCGGGTCTCGCCCGAGTTGCCGCAGTTGGTCTCGCCCGTCGAGCGTCCCGATCGGCGGCCCAACACGCTGCTCGAACTCGCCGTCGAGAGCGGCGCGCCGCGCTCGGTCGAGGCCCTCATCGACGCCGGCGCGCGGCCGTGGCCCACCTACGAGGCGCTGCTCAACAAGGCCCTGTCTAGGGTGGGCGCCTTTGCCTATGGTCGTCCGTACGAGCCCATAACCGGCACCATCGACCCCGTCGGCACGCTCAATGTTTTGCTGCGGCGCTTTCGCCGCTCGCCGCGGCTGGACCCGCTCGACGTCAACCCGCTCTCGGTGGCGCGCCTCACGCTCCAGCGCATGTTTGCCTTTGTGCACGACGACAGTCCAGACTATGACCTGGGCCTCGATATGGAGAGGTTCATCGAGCCGCTTCTGGCCGCCGGGTACAGCCCTGACGAGCGCGAGCGCGTCACGGGCAGGTCGCCGCTCAGCATAGACCAGACCTTGAAGCAGGATGAAGACTCCTATTGGCTCAAGGCGCTGAGGGGTCCGAGTTACGAGTCGCCCGAGGCCTACGACCAGGCACGCGCGGCCCGAGCGCGCATCACCGAGCGCCAGGCGGCCGAGACCGCCGCCAGGGACGCTGCGCGCACCCAGGCCAGTGCGTACGCCTACAGGGTGAGAGAGGAGCAAGCCCGACGACGGGGGCCCGTGGGCATCGCGACGACCGAGGAAAAATTTGCGGATCGCACGGCGCGCGCACTGGAGCGCGTCGTTGCCCTCTATGATAGATGGGCGCCGGTGTCCGCCACGGATGCCGCAGGCAACAACCTAAATGCCGGCACATTGACGGCGACGGTGGATCAAGGCGACGCTGGCCAAGAAGAAGAAGAAGAAGAGGAGAGCGCCGGTTATGCCTATGATGCAAGTCAACAGACGGCGTCATCCCTGCTCGAATCGGTACCGCCCGAGTTGCTGGCGGCGATCGCAGAGTCTCGCGGTCTCTCGGCGCGCGACGTCGCATCGCTCTACCGCGCCTCGCGCACGCTGGCGTCGTTGACCGCGGAGCCGCTGGCCCGCCGGTATAAAGCCTACCAAGCCTACACGCGACCGGGCGCTCCGTGCGGCGACTATGTCGGCTGCGCGTCCACGCTCCTGGCCGCCATCAACAATGACGACGCTGATACTGTGGAGCGCGTGCTCGAATCACGCGCGATACGGACCGACGACCTGATCTATCCCAACTTGGTGCGGCAGTTTGCCGACCCCGCCACGCGCCTGGCCATGGTGCGCGAGGGCGAGACCGTGTCGGCGCACCACCTCGTGCATACGTACGACGAAGCGGTAGAGGACTGGAGCGCCGCGCGTGGGCCTGGCCAAGTGCCTGGCATCTCGCTCGGCGCCCCTCGGTGGTGGCCCTACACCACGCCGCTGCGGTTGGCCGTGGCCGCCAAGGCCCTCGACGTCGTCCACAATCTCGCTGGCGCCGGCGCGCGTCCGTGGCCTTCGGTCGAGTCCCTCTTGCGAACGGCTGTGAGTTATCCCACGCACCGGCGTGCGATCGCCTTGACGATGCGCACCAGAGGACCAGAGAATATGACGGGATACTATGACGAGGAAGCCATCAAGGCATCGCTGGACCGCATCGCGCAAGAGTCGGCGCCTTACACAGACGTGGCCGATGCCAATACCGAGGTCCTGCTGCGCGAGGCCGACACGCCCGCCGTCGTGCGCGCACTCACCACGTACTACCCGCGCGATGGGCCGCTCGGCGCCGACGACTTTAACCCGCTCACGGCACTGCGCCTGGCCGCCCTGGAGTCCGACGCCTTTGGCGGCAGCGCCCGCATGGGCGAAACCGACCAGGTCGAGGCTGCGCTCGCGCCCATCATTCAGATCCTCTTGGACGCCGGCTACTCGCCCGACGAGCGCGGTCTCCCGTGCGCTTTAGATCCCACAGGTACCACCGAGCGTGCTCTGGTCGCCCGATGGGCCGCCGATCCCAATCCGCAGTCAGACAGGGCCATGCTGGCCCGCATCTTTGGTCGTGCCTATACGCGCGTCCTCCCGCCCCTCGCCTCGGCCGACGACTAGGTCGCTCGCCTAATCCTCTTTTTTTTTGCGCGTGCGCGCATCCGTTTCCGCACACACCACACACACACCGCGCGCACTCTCTCTATCCCTCTGAAAATGACGGCCACTGCGCGCCGGATCGTGTAAAAACACGACAACAAAAAAGAAAATGACAAAAAATCCAATGCGCGCGAGGACGATCCAGTTGCCGTGCGCTTGGGGACGCATGCGCGTGCCGTCTCCACGGGGCCCGCCCGGATCGGCGGCAGGTGGCAACTGAGCAACAGGATAAAAACACCCATATCGCGCTGTTGCCCTCCGCATCTCCCAGAATGAGCGCCATTGCGACGCGGTAATCCTTGCCCTCTGCCCGGCCGCTACCGGCCCCCGACGTGGCCGCCCTCCTCTGTTGACTCTCCCGAGTGTCTTTCTTTTTTTTTTGCTCGCGTTGCGACCGCGGCGCAGGGACGCGCGGACCGCCGAGCGACCACGGACGAGTGCCCCTTTGCTTGTCGGCATTTCGCTCCGTGGCCCTTTTTGCCCAATTGGCCGAGCGACAGCGGTCTTTTTTTTTTCCGCGCAATGCAAGTCTGCATTTCTTTCGCGGGCAGCGCTTTGTCGGTGGCCTTTTTTTTCTCGCAATTTGGTAGAAGCGATCCCTCAAAAAAGAATTAGAATTCGACGGCAAACACGAGGCGCAAGCCGAAAGGGCGAGCGCCCGCTGGCTGGTTGTGCGCCCGCCGCTGCCACACGGCGACGAGAAAAGGCAAAGCCAGGAAAGAAAAGACCACAACGAAAACTGGGGCGGAATCGTGACTTTGCCAGAAACGGTTTCATATGGCGTTTTTTTATTATCGGCTCTTTTCGCAAACCCGAGGCCTGCGCCTTTTTTGCGCATCGCAATGTGGGCGGACGTTCCTCCATTGAGAGGGCGCCTAGACGGTGGTCTTGGTCCAGTAGAGGTCGGCATTGTCGTTGAGGTAGACGACGCCGGCGGCGGTGGTGCCCATGTAGGTGCCGTGCGTGCTCTTGAGGGTCCACTGGTTGCCGGCGTTGATGATCACGTCCCACCGCTCCCAGTCGCCGACCGCCGTGGCCTCGGCGCGCACCCATCCGCCCGGATGGGCGCCGAGGTACCGCCCGGTAAAGGACTGGAAGGTGTACTTGCCGTTGGAGAGGCGCGTTGCCGTCCACTTTTCCTTGGGCGAGGCGCCGTACCACAGCGACGCCACGTTAAAGTTGTCCTGCGCCGTCAGTTGCTTGCCGCTGATGGGCGACACCAGCGTGATCAACTGCGACAGGGGCTGCGGCGACGGGGACGGCGACGGGGGCGGCTGCCAGTAGGCGACGATGCAACCGCCCGAGCCGCCGCTGCCGGCATAGTCGGTGCGGTAGACGGTGCACGAGAGACCGCTGCCGCCGCCCGACCCGCTGTTGGGCGCAGCATCGGGCCCAGTCCACTGGCGCTTGTCGCCGCCGATGTAGCCCGCGGGACCCGGTCCGTTGTACCCGGCGGCGCCGCCGGCCGACTTGCACGTGCCGTCATCCTGTCCGATGCCGCCCAGGCGCGAGCCCCACGGGGCGCCAAAAATGCTGTTGGTGCCGCCGCCGCTGCCGCCTCCCTTGACGTCGCCGATGAGGGCGCCCTCTGCGGGCGGGTTGCCGTTGGCGCCCGAAGGCACGCCCGCGCCGCCGGTGCTGCCCCATGCCGACGCGTCGGCGCCGCCGCCTCCGCCGCCCACGCAATTGGAGGCACCAGCCGCGCCGGCATGGGCCGTCATCGTGTAGAGGGCCGGGCCGCCGCCCGACGGCACGATGCTCAGCGTGCTCGCCTGGCCGTTGACGCCTTCGGCGCCACCCTGGCCCACGGTGATCTGCCACTGGGCGCCAGAGGGCCACGCCGACGTGTCCAGGACGCGATCGATGATGGCCGCGCCGCTGCCACCGCCGGCGACGCACTTGGCGCTCCCGGTCATTCCACCGCCGCCGCCGCCCCACAGGGTAACGGAAAAGTTGTAGGCGCCCGACGGGGGCGTCCAGATGCCCGACGACGCGATAAAGGCCGTGTGGTGGTCGTCGGCGGCGGCGGGCGCGGCCGCCCAGCACAGCAGCGCCAGCAAAGCCGACGCCACAAAGAGCGACTTTGTCGCAAAAGGTCTCTGTTGCTGCATTGTTTGTGTCCTCTTTTGATGGCGCCGATGCGTCCTAGGAGGTTGCTGGGGGCAGTTTTTGCGTGAGAGTGCGCCGGTCTATTGTTGGCACCGTCTCTCTTTTGCCTTGAGGCGCGCGCCTATTTTTGTCATCGACCGACCGGCGCACGGGCACCGCGGCATCGGCGCGCGCCCCCGCCTGCCCGCTCCCGGCTCTTGCCCGTCTGCGTCTTTTCCCTTTTTTTTTCTTCTGGCGCTTTTCGACTTTGTCCCCCCTCATCCAACATTTTCCTTTCATCTTTTGCCTCTCTTTTTGTGGCTTTTTTTTGTTGTTTCTGTAATGCGAGGAAAAAAAAGGAAAAAAGGACGGCCAGGGCGTTGGCCCAGAATGGTCGAGGGCACCCGCAAAAAGAAAGAGAAATTGAAAAAAAAAGGCATTGCCACAGAGGCCATCTCTTTCTTTCCTCAATTCTTGTCGAATCGACTCGGGGGTTGCTGCAGTGGGCGCATCGCCATCGCGGACAATGGCATTGCGCGCCGCGTCTGTCGTGCGCGCTGGCAGACGGACGAGGGTGGCCGATGTTGCCTTTTTTCCCATTGGTTCTTATCGTCCCCCCTCCCCCACCGCACCCCGCGGGCCAAGGATCGGCGGCGATCGCCTGAATAATTGGCCCAGTCGAAAAAAAAAGAGAAAACTCGTGCGGGAGGCGCCTCTCTTTTCTATTTGTGGCCTTGCCCCGCCTCTTTTTTCCGTTTGGCCACATGCGCCTCTTTTTCCGGGGTGCTCCTTGACTCGCTTTTTTTTTCGAGGCACGCGCTAATCGTCGGCGCCCTGTGGTTCGATCGCGCCGCGCACGGCGGGCATGCCAGCAGGCTGATTTCTGTTGGATTTTTTTCGTCTGCGTGACAAGTTGTCCTGAGAAAAAATCCAACAAAAAATCGGCATTATTGGGCCGTTGCCAGCGCGATGGGCGCTCTCGGGTTTCGGCGCTCGAAAGCGTCCATCGCGCGCATGCACGTGCAGACGAGAGCGCCGGGCGAAAGCGGCGTCGCCCAAGAGGGAAAAAAAAGGACGGCGCAAGGGTGATGGTCCCGTCCAAAGCAGACGAACCAGACGGGGAGGCAAGAGGCGTCGACCTCTTGGATACGCTGCCCAACGAACTCGTTCTCATGGTCATGTGCGTCTTGGACGACGCCCTCGGCCTCGTCAACTTGTCGTCGACGGCGCGGCGGTACCGTGACCTCGCCTCAGACGACTCGGTGTGGCGTGCCCTTTGCCTAGGACGCTTTGGCACGCCGCTGCATCGCGGGTTCTTGGACGCCGGCAAAGACTGGCACTGGCTCTACCGTGCGCAGGGCTGCACGGGCACGTTGACGACGCGCGTGGGCGCTACGGTCCACCTCGGTCGCGTCTACTGGGGCGATCTTGTCGGCGGGCTGCCCGACGGGTACGGTCTGGCGCTGAGCCTGCCTACACTCCATCGCGACGGCACCTCGGTGCAACGGCGGCGGTGCGACAACGACCAACCCGTGGGCGCTCATTACGAGGGCCAATGGCGCGCAGGGCGCATGTGTGGCCAGGGCGTGCGTGCCTACCGTGACGGCTCGCACCACGAGGGTCTCTGGGAAGACGGGTTTGCACACGGACACGGCTCGCGCATTACCGCCCATTGGACCTACACGGGCGAGTGGGACCGCGGCCTGCGGCACGGTCCCGGCCGGTGCGTGTGGAACGCCGGCGACGCCTACGAGGGCGACTGGCAGAGGGACCGCGAGCACGGCCGCGGCGTCTACGACTATGCCGACGGCAGCCGCTACGAGGGTGGCTGGGCGCGCGGCGACGAACACGGCTATGGCGTTTTCGATTGCGCCGTGTCGGGTCGGCGCTACGCATGCGAGTGGGTCGACGGCGACCGTTGCGGTCACGGGACTGTTTTTTACCCGCGCGGCGGCGTCTACCGGGGTCAGTGGTGGGCCGGTCGACCCCACGGGTGGGGCATCCACGTGTCGGGCGACGGGTGCCTCTACATGGGTCAGTGGAGCGACGGTCGCATGAACGGCGCCTGTCTGTATGCGGCGCCGCCGCGCGTCATGCACCAAGACGCCAGTGCCACCGCGCGCCACGAGGGCACGTGGGTCAACGACGAGTCGGTGGGCTACGGAAGGTGCATCTTTGCCGACGGATCGAGCATCGTCGGCACCTGGGACGGCGACTATTGTGTCCGCGGCTTTGTCGCCAGCCATCGCACGGCTCGGGATCCGTCGTGCGCCACAGAGGCGTGCATGGCGTGCGCGATCATTCGCGAGACGCGCTCCCCCACGCTGGTGGACGCCGTTGCTGGCGCGGCAGTGGGCGAGGGCGACTAGCGGTGAATGGAGGATGACCTGACGTGCGCACGAATCATGGACTTGTATGCCTGTTGCGACGACGCGGGATGGCGGGCCGACAGTGCGACCTGCGCGCCTGGGCCGCCGTCGACTATTGGGGGAGGAGGGGGGCATCACACTATATGTGGTCGCTCGCCCGCCGCGCCGTCGAGGATGCGTTGCCCGATACGCCCCGCCGCAACAGGCGCCGTGTCCAGCGGAACCCGCGAGACCGACGCAGATCCCGAACCAGTCGACAAACAACTTTTGCACCACAAGATTGCGCGGGGCGATGCCACTTTGCGTCGTGTGCTCGGCCGTGCCGACAGAGGTCGGCGGTCGCCGCCACGACGGCATAGGTCGCAATAACGACGATCGGCCCCAGGCCGATGGCGACAGGGCGGACCAAAGGCGATAAGGATGATGGCGACGACCGAAAGGTTTTCAAAGACGAAAAGGGGAACCGCGCCGGTTGTCTCCACAAAAAAAGAAGGGACGCGCATGAATTGCGCACGCCGCCATTGTCGCCCCGCGGAATGCAAACATGCCCGGCGCGCATGCGCGAATTTGTTTGTCTTTTCTTTTTTGAAATAAAAAAATGTATCCGCATGTCGCTCCCGAGGCCACCTGGAGGGCGCCCCCCCCCCGTCTGGACTGGATCTCGATAGAGGCGGAGCCTGGGAGCGTCGCACGCGAGTTCTCGTGTCCAGTCGCGCCGCCCTCGACGGCGTCCATCCTCTTTTCCCTCGTGGCGCACTTTACACTTCGGGAGCCGGAGTTTGCCTCTCCAGAAGGATTCACCCTTGCCATTGGTGGGAGAATAATTTGCACGGTGATGTCGACGAGAATCGTTTTGGAGAGCCACCTTAAAGTGCGACCAAGTTGGTGGCTCTGTGTGCGGCGAGCACCGGTCGACAGATAAACTCACCGGTCGACGAGAATCCTGTTCGTCCAGCCCTGTTAAATAATGCCCCGGCTCTCGAAGTGATTTGATATTTTTTTATGAAATGTTTTTGCGCCCCGCTTTCGCGTCCAATTGCGACAAGAGGCAGGCAGGCAATACCGCCAACAGGCGGCAAAGCGCGCAAATAAAATGCCGACCGCCACGGCGGCGCACCACCGGCAAAGAGGAGCCGCCCAAAGAATTTTTTTAAAAAAAAAGGGAGGCGGGCCCTGCGAGACAGTCAGAGGCCCACCAGAGCCGCGAAAAACCACTGGCCCCCCGTCCACCGAGAGAAAATAGAAAAAATACCACACAACACCACGTGCGAGACCAGAGAGACGGCGAGATTGGGACTCATAGGAAAACAAAAAAAAAGAGACACGCAACAGGACCGACCAGACCGGATGGAGAGCCGGCAAATCAGGCGGCCCTGCGCGTCACCAGCGGCGCCACGCCAGAACGAACGGACAAGTCTCGCCAGAGCCTGCCTTTGTGTCTACTTGGGCGTCGCTTCGGTGGCGGCCCTTGCGGAAGCCTTTTGGCGGTCGACGCGCGGCTCCACGGGACCGGTGACCACATGCCGCGGCACGGGCCTCTGGTCGCGTGAACCGGAACCGCCGACGCCCGGCAGCAGCGACAGCGCGTGGTCGTCGTGGCCTCTTTTGCGTCTTTTGGCGGGCCTTGGCGCCGGCGCGCTCTGGCCCCTGTGGGCTGCCGCCATCGCTTTAAAGGCCCTTTTGCGTCAATACTGACAACAACAACAACAACGGCAACGACCAGACACTTTTTTATTTGGCATGCACCGCCTCGCTACTTGGCGACTCTTTATTTTTGAAAGGAAAAAGGCACCACTTTGTTGGAGGTGCACCGAGAGGATGAGGCAAAAGGGGGGGGGAGGAAGAATGCCGGCTTCTGCTGCGCTACCGTGTCTGTTGGGCCTAGGGATGCGAGTCGGCGGCGAGGCCCGGCGGGGGAGTGCACCAGGCCATGAGCGCGCCAACGTCTGACGTGGGCCGCCCGTTGCAAAACCGTGAATCGACCGCCGCCGCGGCCAAAGGCGTGCAGTGGCCCGTGCGCGCACACGTCCCGTAGCACACGTCGCCGCAATCGTCGGGCCAGGCGATGCCACACCAGGCCCCCGCGATGCGCCTCAACAGGGCATCGTCGGCATGCAAGAGAACGACCTCGTGGAGCGAGAGCGCTCGTCGCATCGTCTGGTGCGTGACCCCGACGGCCTCGCACCAGTCTTTGACGGCGTCGATCAGATCGACCGCGTCGCGCCTCATCCGTACACCAGAGACGCACGAGGCAAAAGCGCGTCGCACGATCCCGACGCCGTCGCCCGACGCCCAGAGCGCGCGCGGCCATCGCAGGAGCACAAAGGCCACGCGGGCGATGCTGCACGGCCACCGTTCAGGCTGCGTCTCCTGTCTACTTGCGTGTGCGCAGGCGGAGGCGGCGAGCACGGGCAGGTCGCCGTCCGTCGGCTCATAGGCCAAGAGATCGCACAGCCATGCGGCCGCACGCGACCCGCACGCGTACACGATGTTGTGACATCGGGAGTGGGTCGCGACGGCGTGTGCCACGAGATCGACGGGTTTCTTGTTGGTAGCCCTAAGCAAGGCCTCGCCGGTGACCTCGTGGCCCATGGCGGTGAGCGCCCACGAGGCCGTGTCGACGGCGTCGCCCGCAATGGCCGACAGGCATATGCGCGCGAGAGCCTCTGGCGGCAGGACGAGGTCGCGCGTCAGCGCGGCGAGTACACCGTGAATCTCGACGACCCTCTCCATCCTGAACCTAGATCCGGGGCAGTAGCCCCTCGCCCAGTCGCCCACTTTGTGCTCGATATCTGTCGGCGTCAGTCTAAAGGCCGGCGACAGCCCTGACTGCCGCTGCGCCGACAGTGCGGCGCACTGGACCGCGCCAAACTGCAAGGTGGCGCCAACGTAGGCAAGGACGGCCCCCAATTCGGGCAGTTGCTGTGGGAGATCGGCACGATCAAAGAGGAGCGCGCTGGCTCGAACAGACTCGCGCGCCAGCCCGAGCGCCAGGTGCTCGCTGGGCATCCCGTAATCATCTCCATCATCGCCGTCTGCGCGCTCTTGGATACTAGGGAACCAGGGCGCGGCGGCGGTTGCGTCGAGTATGGCGCGCACGGTGACGGCGGGACAGCGCCGCACCGCGAGTTCAACCATGGCATAGGACAGCCGCTGCGCGTCGAGTTTGGTTGAATCGTCTAGACTGTCATAGAAGCCATAGGCGGCGACATCCCAATCAAACGGCTTGGTGACGGCAAAGGCGGTGCTGTTTCGCGGATCGAGCGCATAGTCGATCGCCTCGGGCCGATTCGAGCCAAGCAGCGTGAGATGGGCGTTGGCGCGCGACGCAGCCCACTCGCTGACCATGCGGTCCGTGAGCGCCCCCAGTGCACCGGCGTCGAGGACGGGCGCGGTGGCCACCCATTCGGCCACGGCCGACGCGCACACGAGCATGCCGCGGTGCCAGCGGTTGCGTCTTGCGTGGGCGACACCAGAGTTGCGGTGCACGTCGGCGAGTCGTATTCTCGCGCGGCGAAAGAGGGCCTGTGGATCGCCGAGGCCACAAACGTCCCATGGTGCCGGGTTCTCGACGGCGGCGCGCAAAAGGCGACAGGCCATGCGGGCCATGGGCCGCCAACGCGGGTCCATAAAGGCGCGACCGTTGCCGTCGCGCCCATTGACGATCATCCCCACCAGTTCAATGGGCAGCGAGGCCAACGACACATATCCGTTCCCGTCCATCGTTGGGAGTCGCGCGGGTCTGCCCCAATGCCGTGCGGTTGTCACGTTGTCGCAAGAAGGCGCGCCTATTCGATTTGTTTTTTTCCTTGCCCTTGCGCCTCTGGGCGACGCCGTCGAGTGCAACTCTTTTCCCAATGGCGCGTAAACATATATAAAAAGAAAAAGAAAGAGGGATGCGCCTTTGTTGTTGTCTGTCGAGCCAATGCGCATCCGTTGCCGAGAAAAAAGAACAGCGGCTGGCGACAGCAATAGGGGTGTGTCTCTTTTTTTTTCTTTTTTTTTTGACAATCGCCGACGCTTGCGTTGATAGTAATTGACGGCTTGTCGCGGCGCCTCTTTCGTCTGCTTTCGCGAAACCATTTCCGTGTTTGGTTTTCTTTTTTTTTGCGGCCGATCATTCCCCATCCACATTTTTTTGCCGAGCGCGCCGACTGCGAGTTTGTGCGACAAGAACGAGAGCGCGCAGCCAACAAAAAGAAAAAAAAGTGGCTCTGTAGGGCTCTTTGTCGATTTTTTTCTTTCCGCCGAATGTGTTTTTGTTTTCTTTTCTTTATTTGTTTTTAACGGGTCTGTCGTCATCGCAGGCACCGGGTCTGCGTCATTCGCTTGCCGGTCCCGGATCGTTGTCGAGCGTAGAGCGGCGGGCGTCCTTTTCGGCCAGGTAGTTTACCAGCAGCCCGTCGCATTCGCGGGTGTCGGCCATCGACCGGTCAAAGGCCTCCCAGTCGGCTAGAGATTTTTCCTTTTCAGAGTGAGCCGTCTGGGATGCTTTGAGGCCGCCGTTGTATTGCTCGTAAAAGGCAATCTGCGCTGCAACCTCTTCCGGCGTGGGATCGCATGGCCGTCCCCGATCGCCGAAAAAGGCGTGCGACGCACCGGCGCTTCCGAGCCGTCTCGCCTCTGGGTCTCTGTCAAAGACGCGTCCCGTGCAGTTGGACATTTCGCCTGTGTCGTCGGTGGCGGTATTCATGTCGTGTCGGTCGATTTTTCCGTGTGTGAGTGTGTGCGTGTCCCCTATGTGCGCGCGCCGGCGGTCGACCCTCTCGTTGTTTTCTTTGTTCCCTTTTTTTTCCTATTGGGATACGAAAAGACGGGCGCAGCCGAGGTCGGCGAACCGCAGAGAGGCGCCATGTTTACCCTCGTGCCTGATGCGAGGGGCAGGCCTTTTCCTCTCCAAAGGAAAACCGCCGCGATCGAGGCGACGCGCCGGCCCGAGAGACGACCGACGAGATCGGCCACATAGTGCCATTTTTTTCGGGCACTCGGAAGAGACAAGAAAAGACAAAAAAAGGGCATGAAAAAAGACCTGCGGAAAAATATTGGTGTTTTGCGCGTCTCTGGCTGTCTCGCGCGCCCAGATTCTACGCGCGCACTCTTTACATCGCCACACAAACAAGGAGCGGCCAGGGCGCGGATCTCGTGCTGGGCAACGGGGCCAAGGATCGCCTGATGAATCACGGCGCCCCAGTAGCGACGGCGCCAGCGCAATCTGTGTTTTTTGTCCGCTCGGCCGGCCCCTCACTGCCGTCGGATGGGGCCGCCTTCTCTCCCAAATGAAAAGGAGGACAAGCGCACGCCGCAAAGGGACTGCAAAAATTGTGCCCTGCAACCGGCGAAAAAGAAACCCCTGATCGCGACGCAAAAAAAAAGATACGGGCGCGCGCAGATTGCACGCCCCAGGCCCTTGGCGATTTTTTCAATGCCGTCGTTGTCGTTGGATTTCCAATTGTGTTTTTGTCTTTTTTTTTCAATGCACGTTCTTTATTGCTTTTTCTTTTCGCCATGGTTGTTGTGGTTCAGGGCGTGATTTATGTTGTTGTTGTCGTTGTTGTTGTTACAATTGCCCTCTTTTCCCCAGTTCCCGCGTGTCGGCGGTCCCGTCATTGTCTCTTTGTCTGGCCAGCGCAACGCCGGTCGCCTGCATGAGACTGCAGGCGATCGGCGCATTGGAGAGGGGGCAGAGTGGCCTCGCCTAGCAGCGGGCGCCTCTAGGCGAGGCCCATCTCGACGTCCATGCCGTGGGCGTCGCCAATCATGTCGGTGAGCGCGTCGACGACGACCTGCATCGTGGGGCGGCGGGTCGGGTTGTTGTTCCAGCAGCGGGCCATGAGCACCTTAAAGTCCTCGGGCGCGTCGGCGGGCACCTGCGGGCGCGTGCCGCCGATAATGTCGGCATAGACCTCGGCGTCGTGGGCGCCGCGGTCGGCAAAGGGCTCGCGCCGCGTGAGCACCGACCACATGATCATACCCATCGCGTAGACGTCCACCTTTTCCGTGCACGGCCGGCTGAGAAGCATCTCGGGAGCGGCGTAGGCGCGCGTCCCGCGGCAGGCCGTCATCGTGGCGCCCTCTTCCTTGACACGCGCCAGGCCAAAGTCGGCCACGACGATGCGGTCGCCCTGATCGGCCACCAAGAGGTTGGCCGGCTTGAGGTCGCGGTGCACGATGGGCGGCGAGCGCGCGTGCAGATAGGCCACGCCTCGCGCGGCATGCCTGAGCATGCGCAGCCGCACGTCCCACCCGAGCCGTCCGCCCTCGGGCGATGCCAGCAGGTCACGCAAGGTGCCCCGCGGCATGTACTCGGTGACCAGGCACAGGTTGCCCTCCTGGAGGCAGGCGCCAAAGAGCGGCAGCACGTTGACGTGGTCCAACTTGGCGTGGAGGATGACCTCGGCGCGAAACTGGCAGAGGTCGCGCTCGGTGAGGCGCGAGCGCGCCAGGCGCTTGACGGCCACCTCGGCGCCGTACCAGTTGGCCCGATGGACCGCGGCAAAGGACCCCGAGCCGATGACGCGGCCCATCTTGAGCGTGCGCGGGTCAATCACCGCGCGGCACAGGTTGGCCGAGTCGACAAATTTCAATTCGGCCCTCCGACCGTCGCCCCATGCGCGACCTCCGCGACGGCCGCCATCTTGGTCGTCGTCGTCGTCGTCACTGTCGTCGCTGTCGTCGCTATGGTCGTTTCCGTGGTGCCGTTCAATGTCCGTGCCCAAGAGCGCGTGGTCGGTCCATCGGCCTTCCAGTTGGGCGACGTGCACCTGACACAAGAGTGCGCGCACACGCGACCCATTCTCGCGCTCCTGGTCCGAGCCGGGGTCGCCGTCAGAGAATTGGCTGCCGTCATCGTCGCTCGTGTGACCATCATCATCTTCATCATCGTCGCTTGCGCGTGCGTCCAGAGCGTCAGTGCGCCCATCCGACTTGTTGGATAGATGGCCGGATCGATGCAGGCCGCCGGGCTCGTTGTGCCGACGCTTGGCCTTGTCACACGCTTTGAGCATGAGGTCGAGGTTGCGCCAGGCCAGCGCGCCAGCCTGCCCCACAACGTCGCCTGGCGCATCGGTATCTCGTGCGACGATTAGCGGCGACGCCGATAGTGCGCGTCCGCCCCCTTCCGCCACAAGACGATCGTCGACGGTTGCCGTGATGCCCGAGATGATGTCGGCGGCGCCGGCGGCAAAGCGTGCCTGCCGTCGGGCTCTCGAATCGCCAAAGGCCCCGCCGGCGGCGCGCTCGATGCGTCCGGCCGCCTCCAGACAGCGCTCGACGGCGGGTCGTGGGCGCTCCAAGAGGTGGCGGCAGAGGGCCTCGGTGACGAGCACGTGGCCGCCGCGGACGCGCGGCGTGAGCCTCAATGCCTCCTTGAGGCCCTCGCCGTCATACTCGGGGCGACGGCCGGGATCGCACGACACACGGCGCACGTGGCCGTGGTGGAGCGTCATGCGCACGCGGAGGCCCCGGTAGACGGGTCGCGCGCGCCCCGACTCAATGTCGGCCGTCGACGCCGTGCTCGGGTACTCGGCGGCAGCCTCGGGGCAGGCCAGCAGGTCGGCCGGCCACGCGGTCTCGTCCGAGGCCAAGAGGCGCTGCGATGCGGCGGCCCAGGCGACCGCCGCGCACGGATCCACAAACACGGCGCAAAACAGGCTCGCCGTTGAGCGTCCGGCCTGGGCCGACTCGTGGCCACAGTAGCGCGCCGTGAGCCGCCGCAGGGTCTGCACCAGCGTGAGTGTGGCCGTCGCCATGGCCTCGGGCGCCGTCTCCCAGAGGGTGGCGGCGTGCGCCACGTCGGCCAGGGCAATGACCACCAGGCCGTCGGGCGCGCGACCGCCCTTGCGCCGTCCGGCCGCGCCCACGAGCCCGTTGTCGATTCCGGGGCCGCCTCCGTCGTCGGTGGCCTGACTGCCGCCGCTGGCGCCCGTGAGCGTGTCGGCCGTGCGGCTGCCGTCGGCGTCCCGGTTGGTGCTGCCCGCGGTGCCCGGCACGCAATAGTGGGTGGCCGACGACGACGACGAGTCGGATGCACCATAGGGCCGCGCGTCGTGCACGTGGCCGGCAATCTCGCCCAGTTCGCTGAGCACGCCGAGCAAGGTGGGGCGCGCCGACGGGTCCGTGTCCCAGCACGACCTGTAGAGGCCCACGTAGGCGGCGACGATGGGCCGCGGCATGGCTTCGTTCTCGGCGGCCGTCGAGATGTCGTCCTCGGGGTCGTAGCGCGCCGCGTCAAACACGTCGACGCCCTCGGCGGCGAGGGCGGCACGCGCCACGTGCGCGTCGGGCCGCATACCGTCGCGCATGACCGCCACCTGGACGGCCGCCGGACTGCAGCCGCGGTAGGGCGAGTCGCGCGTGAGCAACTCCCACAGGACGACGCCAAACGAATAGACGTCGGCGGCCTGCACGTCGGCCTCGTCGCCGCCCGACGCCCAGCGGATGCGCTCGGGCGCCGCCCAGTGCACGGTGCCCAGGTTGTGCTGCTGTTGCTGGTGCTGTGGGGTGTCGGGTCCTCCCTTGCCGCCGCCGCCAGTGTTGTTGGCGCCGTTGCCGCTGCTCCCGGAGCGCATCGACGAGAGGCCAAAGTCGCTCACCTTGGCCTGCCACTTTTCCGTGATCAATATGTTGAGCGACTTGAGGTCGCCGTGGCTGATGCCCGACGAGTGCAGAAAGTGCATGCCCTTGGCGGTGTGGTGGGCGATGGCCACCTTCAACTTGAACGGGATCTGCACGAGGAGTTCATTGTCGAGCACGTCGCGTAGCGACCCGAGCGCCATGTGCTCCATGACGATGGCCAGCACGGGCGGCCGCGTCGACGCGCCCATAAACATGACCACGTGCGGGTGGCGCAGGGCGCACATGACCCTCACCTCCTCGGAAAAGTGGGCCAGCGCCGTGCGGTCCCATCCGCGGGCGGGCGCGTGGAAGCGCTTGACGGCGACGCGCGTACCGCGCCACGTGCCCTCAAAGACGTCTGACGTGGCGCCGGCGCCCAAGTTGCGCAAGATCTTGATCTCCTCGGGGTCAATCTCGCAGCCCGAGTCGAGCGCGCGCCGCTGTGCGGTGCGATGGCGCACAAACGCCAAGACCCCCACGAGCAGCGCCAAGAGGACGACGCCGCAGCATACGGGCACCGCGACGCCAACGGCGACGCCCACGATGAGCGACGTCGCCACGCCGTCGTCGCGCGATCCGGGACCGGCAGAACCGGCGTCGATCGTCTCGCAGTGCGCGCCCGTCCACCCGGCGTCGCACGCACATGCCGCGGCAGACCACGTCGTTGTCGTCGGTGATGCCGACGCGTCGGCGACGCACTGACCGTGATTGGCACACACGGTGACGGCCGTCGCAGGGTCGGCGGCGTCTGGCGGGACATAGAGGCACCCGGCCACACCGAGCACCTGGACGGGCGTGCCCGCACTCGACAGACATGTGACGTCAGCGAGCGCCGAGACGATGCGCACGGCGGCGCCGGGTCCCACGACGCGCGCCGACGTAGCGAGGCCCTGTGCGGCTGCAACGGCCGCGCCGTCGTTGGACGTCTGGGTCCAGTAAAAGGCATCGACGAGGCCGGCCGCCTTGGCACAGTCGGGCGTCGTCTCGCCGTGCATATAGGCGTGGTGCCACCCGAGAATGGGCCACCCTCTGGCGGTCGCTCCGCCGACCATCATCGTCGGCAGTCCATCAAAGGCCAGTGTCGCGTTGGTCCGGCGCGCGTGCGAGGGCGATGCACGGGTTGATGATGACGCGGGTGTTGATAAAGGCGCATAGGCCGCGGCACGGCGCGGAGGGACACGGGCGACAAAGTCGGCGAGGACAAAGTCGGCCGTGGCCAGGGCCAGTGCGTCGGCCGTGGGCGACACGCGGTTGCCTTGGGCGTCGCGCAGGTCGGCCAGGCTCGGATTGCGCGCCGCGAGGGCCGCCTCGACGGCATCGACGCCCAGCGAGTAGGGCGTGGCCTTGACCGTGGCGGCGACGCGATCTCCCGCGACAATAACGCGCGCGGGCGCCGTCGATTCGATCGGGTAGACAATCGATGCGGCGCCAACTGTCGTCGTCGATCCGTTGAGCACCGCGTCGCAAAAGGCGGCGTCGGCCGCCATGTACTCGGCGGCAAAACGATTGGCCACGCCGCCGAGCGGCCCGCCGGCGCCCGACGCCGACCCGCCCTTGGCCAGCACGACGATGATCGGTCGATCGGGCAAGAGATGGGTGATCGATGGGTTGGCCGCCGCGAGTTCCGTGTGGTTCCACGTGTCGATGCGGCCCAGCATGATGCCGGCCAAAAGGCCGGCGTCCAAGAGGAGGGGCACCTCTGCGCGTGCAATCTCGGGCACGTTGTAGACCGGGGCAAAAGGACGCACGGCCATCGGCACCGACACGCAGTCGACACAGGCCGCCGCCAGCACCGGTGTCAGGTCGGCGGCGCCGGCCGACGTCACGGCAAAGTCGACGCCGTACAAGGCCAACCGCGAGATGGCCTCGTCTTCGCCGTCCTCGGCCAGTTTGAGACGCGTGGCAGAGGCGGCGCCCACGCGCGACGCATAGGCCTGCATCCAGCCTGACCACACGAGCGATGTCGTGCCGGCACCGACGAGCGCGGCCGCTGCGACGCGCGCCGTACCCGTGGCGGCAGCATCGATGGCCGTCGGCGTCGTAGACATCATCGCAGACATTTGCGCGGCGGCCGGTGTGGTCTCGCCGCCGAACGCGGTCGACGACGACGACGACGTGTGCGCGCGGGCCGCGGTGGTAGACGCGGAAAACAAGGGGCACAGCGAAACGGCACCCATCATGTCGGTGGCACGCTGGCGAAAGTTGCTCGACAGCGGGACGAGACCGCGCGAGGCCAGCGTGGCGGCGAGCGCGCCGTCATTAATCTCGAGCCAGGCGAGAAAGTCGAGCGCCGCCTCGGCATACTGGCAGTCGTAGCCTCGCGGGAGAGCGTCGGTGCGCAACAGGGCCGTGACGAGGCCCACCACGGGCCACGTGTTGGGGTCGTCGAGATCCGACAGGCCCGACACGCCCGTGTCATAAGGGATGCCGCGCAGGGCGAGCGCGTCGTAGGTGTCCAGCGCCGCGTGCGCGGCCGAAGGCGCCCAGGCGAAAAAGAACCGACCGGCGCGGTTGGTGAGCATGGGTCGCACGTACGGGGCCGTCGCCGGGTCGCCCGCCACCGTGTAGGCAATGACGCCGTCGCCCGACGCCAGCGCCGACGTCGCCGAGGCAAAGAGGCGCGCGCCCGTCGCGGGGTCGTAGACGGGCTCTGTGGGCGTCGTCCCGGCAGGCACGACGGCCGACCAGACCACGGGGTCGATGATAAAGGTGCGGTTGAGGCCCACGGTGCCCAGGACGAGCGCGGCGAGGTCGCCCCCATAGGCGGCATAGGCGTCGGCAAAGGCAGGGCTGGCCGATGATAGAGCCTGCGCAAATGTGGCGCCGAGCGAGGCCGCCTCGGCTTCGAGCGACCCGTTGGGAAAGCGCTCGACGGCAACGAAAACCTCGCCGGGCGGCAGCATGCTGGCTGGGGCGCCGCTGCCGGCCGCAAAGGCCGGGTCGTCCCAGCGCGTGATCTCGCCCGCCCATACGGCGGCAAAGAGGGGCAGGCCGTCAAAGATGGCCATGGATGATCCGCCGGCAAACGAATAGACAATCTCGATGCCATAGGCCGCCACGGGCAACTGGACGCGTCCGGCCATGCGACGCGGAACCTGCGCGGCCAAAAGCACCGCGTCGCATCGACCCGAGTCATAGTCGGCCGTCGCCGTGGCGGCGTCCGTGTCGAGCCGCTGGACGGCCACGTCGTCGACCGTAAAGACATAGGCCGAGGCGACAATGTCGAGCGTGTCGCCGCCCAACGCAGAGCCCTCAAACAGCAGCGTCTTGGTGGGCGTCACGGGCAGGATGGATGCGTCGTCGGTGCGGTCCAGTGGCAGGCAGACTGGTTCGGCAGCGTTGGAAGCCTCGGATGCCAACAACAATGCCAGTAGCAATGCCGAGACCGTCGCGCGCACCTGGCCGATCCAATGCGCCGACCGATATTAGGAAGAAAAATATAGGAAAAAAAGCCAACAGACGGCACGCCGGCACGGATAAGGTGGCGAGGGGCGAAAAAAGGGTGTGCCACGTACCCATGCAAGGCAGCGGCGCGTAGAAAGCGCCTCACCGGCGCCGCAATATGCAAAAGGCAACGGCATGGCGAGAGGGACGTGCGGTGCGACCGAATTCGTGCTGTCTGCCGACAGCGACAATGTACGCTGGTGGTCGTTGCAACAGCCCAGAGATTGAGAGGTTGCCTCGCCACTACACACAGAGGGCAATATTTTTGTCGGTCCCGCTTCGCGTCCTGGGATAATGTTGTTGGTTGACCGCAAAGGCGATGGATCACGAAAGGAGGATGTGCCAACGGAATGGCGGCGCGCGCGTGTGTGTGTGTGTCGCCTTTCGACTTGCGTGTGTGCTCAAACTAGACCGCGCAGACACGCCTTTATGGACCGAGCGGCTTTGGCCGGTCGTCCAATCCGCACCGAGCATTCCATTTTTGCAAAAGGCAAATAGCACCAGGGGGCGTCGACTCGAATCAACGGTTCAACTGCTACACTCTCTTTTCTGCGTCGCCATACGGAACTCGGCCGCGGCAACGGATCGCGTGCAAGGACACGGCGCCGTTGCCAGACAATGGTCGCTCTGTTCATTTTGGTGATCGCGATCCAATGCGGCCACTCGCCCATGCCCATCCTATTCGTCAAAGATGCCTGCGCGCATCAGGACCTGGCCCAAGAACACAAAGACTCGGCGCGCTGCGCCTTTTGCATGTCGCGCAGCAGGATCCTTGGCTTTTTCGATCGCTTCTTTTGTGCATGGACCGCGGGCAGATCACAACCCCCCAGGCAGAGAGCAAAAAGGGCCGACGAAATGGCTTTCCCATCCACGTATTTTTTTGCCGGCCTCTTTTTTGGGCGCGGGGGTTTCTCTCTTTTTTGCTGGTTTTTCTGTTTTCGGGTTTTTTATTCCGACGTCTAGAGGCCCCGCGCAAAGTCGGACACGCAAAGCACACACATACACATTTTATTTTTTCGTCACAAAGGCGGTGCGCCGCAGGGTTTCTGTTTCCGGCTCTTTTTCCGTGGGCGTCCCTTGGGTCGGCCTTTTTTGCCTGCCCGGCGATGGCCTTTTGCTGCTCGCTGGGCCCTCGCGACGAGCGCATGAGGCAACTTTTTCTTACGCGAACAGCAGCAACAGCCACTAAAAAAAAAGAAAAGTGCACGCCAGTCTTTCGCGCCGCGTGCGCCCTGGGAATATTGCGTCGGCACATTTTTGCTCCATTTCAAAGGCCGCCCTTTTTGTTTGATGAGGCCCTCAAAAATGTGAGACGGTCGCCGATTTGGGGCGTGCCCTCTGGTTTGACCAATCCGTGTCGACGACCCATTTTTTGACGACATTATATGGCACAAAACCCCGTGGGCTGTGTGCGGGTGATCTCTGTCAAGACCAGCCTGCAACGGACACGCACGCAACCCAAGCCTGTTTTATTATTCCTTCTCGACACTCGACCTTAGTGACCTATTCGCCACACATTGCCGGCCTCGTCCGTTTTCTTTCTTTCAGTTGTTGTCGAACCGATTCGACACAAACAACATTGCCCGCCTCGAAAGACGCACGTCCATTCTCGATACGACCGACAAACCCGCGTCAGGAGACGACCGAGCGAAAAAAAAAAGATAGATATCCAAAGACAAGAGAAAATTGCCGGCGATGATGGCGCCTATGGCCACGACGACGGTCGACACGGGGTCGGCCGTGCGGCCCCATGCGGAGACAGACCGCGACCTCTTTGCGCGCGCCATGGGCGGGCTGCTGTCGCGACCACCCATGCCAATGTGGGACCCGGTCGCCATGGGTCGCCGGTGCGCGCTCTACGCCCTGTGTGCCACATGGCACACCTCGTTGGGCATCGGTGCGCCGTCGTGGCGCGCGTCGACGCTCGACCAACTCGATCGGTGGGCGGCCTCGGCTGCCGGGCCCGTCGTGGTCTGGCCCGGTGGGGTCGCTCGCTCGTCGACCGTGCCTGACCCCGTACCGTCCACCAGCAACGACGCTGGACCGCCATGCCCGAACGACGCCAATGCCATGCGACACATCGCAGAGGATTCCGTTGTCGATGCACTCGCGGCCGTCAACGAGCGTCTCTTGCACGCGCTCGTCCTCGCCGCCGTCGAGACCGGGTGCGCGGTCGACGTGGCCGCCGTGTGCCCGCACGTCGGTGTCGACATCTTTACGGCGTGGCCCACTGCGCAAGTCGTCGCTGTCGAGGGCGACGCGTGCGGACCTCTTGCCATGGACCTCGCCGTCGTGCTCACGCCCTGACCCCAACTCTCCCATTCCCCGGCCCATTGCTTGAAAAAAAAATGGAAAAAAATTTATCATCATCGTCGTTGGCGATCTTTTGTTGTTGCGCCCACTAAAACAGTCTAGGGCAAAATTGTCTGTCTTTCTTTTTTTTTTTTTGGTTTTGTTGGCGGCAATGTGGTCGCACATTCCTGTGTCGAAAGGGCAACAACGACAGTAGCGCGCCCTTTTTTGGTGGCTTGTTCTCGGCGCGGGTGCAGCGCGCCTGGCCGCAAAAAGTCGCCTCTCTAGCGTGCGCGCCAGTTTTTCCCTTTTCGCTCTATCATTTTATTGTTGCGGTCCTCGATTCCGACGGACCAATCTGGTTCCAGATTGGGCATTTTTGTGCATGCGTGCGTCACCCGCAACCGTGCACCGCTGCAAAGGCTGAAGAAAAGGAAAAACGACAGAGCAGACGCCGACAGAAATAAAAAAAGAGAGCGCCGCAAGTGGACGCCGTGCTTTATGGGCGCCATTTGCTGCGCACGTCCGCGGACCCAATAGATGGAAAAAAGGTCCGTTGCGGGTCAACAGTGTTTCGAAAACACCGTACCTTTGCTGGTGGTGGGTTGGCCACTTGGGCGTGCCGGCGGTTTTTTGTTTCGCGCGCGCGCGCGCAAAAAGGCACACAGGCGACAGTAAGGAACCGGCTCTGCGTCTCTCTGCTGAAAAGGCCGCCCAAAAAAAAGAGAAAGATGCGCGGTTTTTTGGTGTTTTTTTTTCTAAAAGTGTCTTGTGTGTGCGCCGTCGCCGCGGCAGACCGCGCGCAAAAAAAACCAGAAATGTCCTCGTCTGTGGGCCTTACGTGCGCGGCGCGCCGTCGTCCGCGTGGCCTGGTGGCGGTGGTGCTTCGACGCGGCGACGCTTGGTCGGTAGCGCCTCGTCCGATCCACCGCACGAGGCGCACGCGCACGATACGGCAGGCCCCTCCAGTTCGTGATCGCGCTCACGCGCCCAGAACATCGCGTCGTAGGCGGCTACGCACAGGCCGTCCTGTCGCGCTGCTGCGTTGACCGTATACACGTCGATCGCATGCACGTCGGACGATTGTCGGCGTCCCCAAAAGGTGGCCCCGATGTCGTACAGGGCCTGCGTGTGCTCGTGGCCGTAGCGCTGCACGAGGTAGGCCACGGCGGGGGGACGCGGCACAAATCCTTCCGTGACCATGATCGTCTGGTCTAGGACCACGCCCTTTTGCTCGACGGCATAAGCGATCAGAGAAACGTTCTGTGACGCCAGGACCGCGCCGGCCGCGCGCTGCCAGTCGTACGGCGTCTCCAGTACGGATTCGAGGCAGCGCACCGTCGCCAACGCGCCCCACGAGCCCTCAACGATGCACGCCGTGATGAGCGTGGCGTCGACGGCGTCTGGCCACCGCTGTGCCAGCCAGCGGACGCCGCGATGTTCGTCATCAAGGAACGCGGCGGCTAGGATCGCGGCGCGCACCATGTGCTGCGTCGGCGGGAAGCGCCGAGTGACCGACGCCAGGGCCTCCACGTCGTCGTTGGATACGGCGCTTATGAGAAACGCCGTGGGGTCGATCGGGAGGCCGGCGTCGAGCGCGGCCATGATGAGCGCGTGATGGCCCGCATTGGCCGACGCTACGGCGCGATTGAGCCTTTGGACGAGGTCCGGATCGGTGACGGGGCCCATGTGGCGCGCGATGGCCTCGATCGAATCGTAGCCCTGGAGGATTGCCTCGACCAGGTGATCAAAGTCGGGCGCACGATACCCGGCACAGCCAAAGTCGCGCATCCACAGCGCCACGTCGGCGCGCTCGGCGCCCCATGCCGCGCGACCCACCTCGGCGTCGCACCGACACGAGTGCGTGGCGGTCGCAGGAAGACTGTACACGTCGTGGGCAAAGACAAACACGGATACGTTGCCCGTGGCGGCAGCCTCCTTGGCGCCCCACCCACAGTCTCTACCGTGCACGTCACCGATGCGCCTCGACAGCAGGTAGCGCACAGTGTCGACGTGTCCGCCGAGCGCAGCATCGCTCACGGCGCGATAGACGTCGAGCAGCCGCGGACGGCACGGCGCGCCGGGAACAGACGACTGCGCACAAACAACAAGTCGCAAAAAACCAACAACAAGCGCGCGATTGGCAACCACAACATGAGCAGACGACAAAAAAGGGGAAAAAAGACCGGGGGACGACCAACAAAGAAAAATCACAACTGCAAGCACACGACAGACAAAAAAAGGGCCAGAACAAGGCATCCTGTTGGCGTTGTTGCTAAAGCAAAAGAAAAAAGGCGGTACCTGGATAAACTCGCGCGCAAGCCGCACGACGTCGAGGCGTCCTCGGCCGACTGCGACCTCCAACAGGCTTTTGCGTGCGTGGTCTGCGTACAGAGGCAGCGCCCGCGCGACGAGGTCCAAGGGCGCACGCGAACCGATGACCACGGCCGCGCGGGCGGGGCGTGCGGCCCAGTCGGCAGCGCCTCGTGCCACATCAACAAAGCCAAAGAGGCGCCCGGCTCTCTGTACCGCCAGCAGGTCGCTCGGATGGTCGATAAAATGCACAATGTGCAGCAGAATTTCTCTGGGCAGATCAGAAAGGCTGATGCCCTCGCCGTCGACGGTCGGTCGCGATGCAATCGAGTCGCCCGTCGCGCTATCGCCCTCTTTGTCCATCGCGCGCGGGTGCTGCGTGTCGCCCATTTTTTTCCAAACCTTTTTTCCAACCCTTTTTTCCGTGTTTTTTTTCTCGCCACCTTGTTTTGCTGTCTCTTTGTTTGTTGTTGCTTGCGGTCGCGTCGCGGTCGCCGGGCGTCGCCTCTGGCTCCAAGAACCGACAACAAAAAATACTCAAAGGGCAAAAGGCGATCCTCCTCCTCTGGGTGTATCATCGCCGCCCCGCGGCCGGTGCGACAGCAATTTTTTCGATTGGTGCGACAAGCGCCGGGCACAGAAATACCGCGGGCGGCGCCAGTTGCCTCTTTTTTTTTCCGCGGAAATTGGCCCGGTGCGCAATGACGGTCGCTCTACGTGGACGGCCACCGAGCGACATTGCGCCTTTTCTTTCTTTGCGTGCCTCCACTGTCCCTCCCGGCTGAAAAAGATCCGTCCGTTGGTGTCGGGACCAACGTGCCCCCGTGCGCTTTTCTTGGCGATCGGGTTGGCCTCTGTTTCTTTTTTCCGTGTCTATTTTTTTAGATGAATGGAGAAAATAGCCTACTATTGCGTCGGGCGCCAAAAAGGCAAAAAATGATCAGACTGCGTCGAGAGAGGTGCCGCCGCACCAGCGCGCCCACACATCTCTCATGAGGGCGCTGACAAGACCTATCGGACCGGTCGGCCACGCACTGCCACAACCGAAAAGGGCGCACAGACGTCTGTGCGTCTCGCTGGGCGGTGCTCCGGGGGTCGCGGGTCGGACGACAATGTGCTGCGCCCTGGTGTCGCACGACAGATCCGACGCCAGCGCCAGCCAGGTGTCAAAGAGGCGATCGACAAAGTCGCCGTCGTCGAGGCGCGGCCATGCGCCCGTCGCGCCGATGACGTCAGACAGTACCGAGGGCGCGTCGCCCACGGGGTCACCCCGCAAGGTCCAATAGACAGACGGCGGCGACCCTTGACGGTGCAGCGTGAAATGCAGGCCCGTGTAGGTGGGGACGCTGCCGTGTATGGCCTGGCCCATGTAGACATAGGTGACCTTGCCGTCGGCGGCAGCGGCGCAGAGCGCCTTGAGCAAGAGCGTGCGCTGCCGCGTGAGCGCCGCGCGCTGTCGAGCCGCAAGGTGCACACGAGAGGCCGCCGCAGCGAGGCGCCTGTCGCTGGCGCTGAGGGCAAAGACGTCGCGATCGCTGAGCGGACGCTCTGCCGAGCGAGTGCGGCCGCCATGGTTGTCCTCGACGATGGCCGCTAGTAGTTCGTCGGGCAGGTCGCCGAGGCACACCGCGTCCTCCATGGTGGCTTTTCTCTTTTTCTTTTCTCGAATCTATCTCTTTCTCCTTGACGCAGCGTCGTGTTTTTCTCCCTGGGGCGGCCCCCTATTCTTTTTTTTTTCCGAGAGCACATCTACACAGAGCCAAAAAAAGCGCGATGGTGTCCCAAAGGCGTCTGTTGTTGTGTGTGGTTGCAGTTTTGTCCAATCCACCGGTAGACGGCCATGGGCAACCAATCAAAAATTGGGTGTTCCCAATACAAAAAAAACGAAAAAAAGGTGCCCGGACCAAAAGCGCGCAGCACACCGCCGACGACGACGACAACACCAACACCCATCAAAAAAGGTACCCACACCAAAAGGCGAAAAGGATTCATTCACGCACACCCGCGACATGCACTCATCGCATGCCTTTTTTTCGCGGGACAAAAAATGCATCAGAAAAGACTGCTTAAATGGGCACCACGACATCTACCCTTACCGCCGGTCCCGACGGCGTCGCGATCAGCGGCACCGCGAGCGTCACGCAAAGTACGTCGATGGCGCACGATGCGCCTTCGACTCTGCAGTTTGACAACATCTGCGTGACCGGTCGCGGCGGCACGGTCACGGTCAGGCGCGACGGCGGATCATTGTTCACGTCAGACACCATTTCGACGACGTGCGCCGAGACCGACATTGTCTATGCGGGCGCGCTGCCACCCAGCGCCACTGTGAGGGTAAAGAATGCCGGCGGCGACTGTACGATCACACACATTGTCGGTGATGACCAGGGAGACGACGGCGCCAAGCGCATTGTCGCGAGTGTCGCACCCAGCACGATGCTTTTGATTTCGCCCCTGGACGACGATGAACATCCTGTGCGCCAGGTACGCTTTGCTGATCGCGGCGCGTGGGACGGCGCATCGGGGCTCCTCCTCGCTGGCGTCCTCGCCTCGGTTGCCTTTTTCATCTACAGATGACGAGATGTGTGACCTGCGGGATCACTTGCTTGCGTCATCATCAGAAAGATACATCCCTTTTTTTTCCATTTTGCCAAATAAAAAACATTTTTTTTTGACATCCGATGACAAGGGCAAAATCAGACGCTCGTCTTTTTTACGGGCGCGGCGCGTGGCGGGCAAGTCTCGATGGGACGGGCGCCACTGTTTTCGTGTCGTACTTTTTTCTCCTCTCATTGTCTGAGTGAGCGCGCGGGCGGCGCGCCAAGACTGGCCAGTATGACGACCGCACACAACACGACAGCCTGGCGACCGCGAAAGGGGCGACTCTTTTTGTTTAATTGTCCTCGGATTCGCCTTCGTCCTCGCTGGCATAGTCGTTGCCGTCAGCGTCATATACGCCGGCGTGCGTCCTTTCCACGCCATGGCGGCGGCGACGTCCCCCACGGCGCGAGGCGCGCGAGCGCGACAACAGACCCCAGACCAGTTGGCTCTCGCGCAGCGTCACAATGCCGGACGAGGCCCCGCTATCCGCCACCTGACCGACGGCGCTGTTCATGAGCGCACGGATGGCGGCGTCGGGCGCGTCGCGCACCCTGCGCGGTAGTCGACGCCGACCGGGCGCGTCGAATGCGATGACAGATCCATACAGATCCAACTGCATCGCCGCGATGCGCTGTCCCATGCGGTCGAGCGTCACCAGGGTGCCGGTGGCGTCGGGTGTGCGCACGGCAATTGTGTAGGGCGGGATCAACCCACGGTGGTCAACTTGGTCGTCGCCACCACCGCCATCACCGGGCGCTATCCCGAGAAACATACGGTGAGGCAGCGGCGTCGGCCACGTCTCGCCGGCAGACAGGCGCGTCAACGTGTCGACCGCATGCGCAGCGAGTGCGACACCTCGTTGGCCGGGCGGCGGTGGACGCCCTGCGGCCGCCAACACCGACAGAGGCGTCACCGGTTGGGTCAATCCCGCGATGCCTCGTGGCACGGCGGCGTCGAGGTCGTTGAGGGCGCTCCAAAAGGACGTATACAAGGGGACCAGGTTTGCGCATGTGGCCTCTTGGAGCGGCACGCGGGCGCCTGCGGCCAATGCATCGAGCACACGTCGGTGCGACACAGAGGCGGGTCGCACGGCGCTCTGCGCGTCACCGCAGGCGCGCCACAGTTGAAGCGCCGACCGAGATACCGCTGCTGTCGCCGTGGCGTCGCCACGGTCATTGCCGTCGTTCATGGGAATTGCCGCGTGTGCACGAGTCTGTTTTTGCGCGCGCGTGGCCTTTTTTTGCCCTTGGTACGCCGCACAAACGGCCCGTGGTTCGACCGTGCATGGGAACGATGATGACGGCGGTGCCGCCGCCCACCAAGTCTGTCTCTCTCACGAAACACGATCATTAAAAGAGAGGGCGCTTTTTCTCTCTCTTTCGCGCGCGCGAGCATTGTTAGTGATTGTGACGAATCCAATCATTCCAAAGCGCACACATTTTTTTGGCGGGCGCTTTGTGTGCGAGTCGATGGAAAAGGGGCACGCTTTAAAAAAATAAATTTCCTCGCGCAAAACACACACCATCGCCGTATCCTTTGGGGTCGCCCTCGCGATCGTCTGTCTGTTGCGCGCCGCCAACGCTCACACAATGGCGACATGGTCGGCGTTGCCCGTTGAGATGCGCGCCGCCGTGTTGGCATACATCAACAGCGTCCATGACTTTGTTGCGTGCATGACGGCGTCGGCGTCCTTTTACGAGGCCACGACCGACACCCAGCGCCGCATGTGGCGCTACACGCCCGACCAGCGCAAACCGCCCAACGTGTTTGACACGGACGAACCCATAGAGGTCATGGCCGCCGTGTGGAGCCGTTGGGCGCACCGCCTCGATCTCGACTATGAGCAGATTCTTCGGGGTCCAGCGCAAAGCGGGCGCCTCGACGTGATCCGCTTTGCCTGCACAATCGCGGGCCTCGCCGGCGGCGCTCGACCCACGGGGCCATGCCTCTGTCCACGGTGGCACAAGTGTGCATGCGGCGACCCAAAACAGGTGGGTATGATGCGACACGAGGCGTGTAGAGACGCCTTATACGCAGCCGCAGCGTCTGGCCACACCGATGCCGTCCTCTACCTGATCAACAACACAACCGCTGCGCCGGCCGACTTGCGGCCGCACGCCCTCGACGCCGCAGCAAGATATGCACAGATTCACGTCGTCGAGGCACTTGCCGTGGACCCAATGCTTGACCAGGAGACGATCACGCGGATGGTTGACGATGCGCTCAACTTTGAGCAGCCCAAAATGGTCTTTTGGCTCCACGACCGCGGGTGGCTGAGCGCAGACGCCGTAGCGCCTTATCTAGAGTGGATGGTACTGGTTGCGGCCGCGTGCGCGTGCGCGCCCGAATTCGAGAGCACCTGGCGCCTCTTGTCATCGCGCAAGCCAGGCTCGATCCGCCGGTTGTGGCGCGCTGCGATGCTCAAGGCCGGGTCTCGTGGCAACGTCGGTGTGCTCGGCTGGCTCTTGGACAATCCGCCCGACCCTGACGCATCGTCGTCCTCGTCAGGCGCCAATGTTGCCTCGCATGCGCTACTCGCCGCCATCGAGCACGGCCACCTCGACGCCGCAAACCTGTTGAGGGGGCGCGGCGCAAAGGTGTCGCTGCCCATGTTCCAGTGCGCGCTACGGCAGGCGACGACCAACGGTTATGCTGACTCTGTCGTGCCCATTTGCGTGTCCTTTTACGATGCAGCGTTTATGGAGGGCGGCTACCGGCTGGTCGAGTGCGCCTGCGCGGTGGACCACGTCGGCCTGCTTGGCTTTGCCATCGAGCGCTTTGGCGCGCATCTGGCCCTGCACGCGCGGCGCTCGCTAGGCACCGACAAAAACGGCGCCGCGCTCCTGTGGCTCGACAAGTATTTCCCCAACTAGGCAATCTGCGTATATACGTTGTTCTTTGGGTCTCTTTTGATTTCATCTATTTGGATCACCGTCTCGTACCTGGCATTTTTTCGATGGCTTTGCGACTGTCGTCCGATCGGTTGGCCGGTGTGAACCTCCTGGCCAAATCACACTGTGCGTAGCGCACGACACGCCACCGACAACGTCAGTTGACCCGGTCGCGACCGAGTCGGTCCGTTGTTGCTGTTGTGCGCGTACGCCGCTTTGCAGGGGCGTGCGCGTCGCTGGCAAAACGGCGTTGTGCAGACGAACAATCACAAACTTGACGCAAACCCGTCGCGATCTCTCTCTCTCTCGTCCCGAAAAGCCAAACAACCGCGGCGCGAATCATTGGCAATGTACACAAAAGGCGACAGACAGAGATCAGAATCACACGGCCCATGCAGCCGAATGTGACGCGGTCGGCCGACGTGGTTTCTTTCCGAGTGTGTCGACGGGCCGCGGTAGTCGCCCACGCGGCCGAGACAGATAATCCCACCCCCTCTTTTGAGAGAATGAAAGAACAACGACAAGGTCGCCGCGCAGCGGCCAGGAAAACATTTTTTGCGAGTCTTTTTCCCCTGACGACCGCAAGGCGCCGTCCAAAAAAGGGCCATCCAAACCCACAAAAGGCAAGGAGGGCGATTCGACTGGCTGTGGGCGCGTGGCCCGTTGGCAGCGGCGATAGCGGGTGATGGCCATTTCGGCGCAACAAATTTTCGACACAAGTTTGGTGAGGAGCATCGAGAAAATCGCAGCGCGACATGGCGCAGACCACGGGGGCGCGCGCGCCGTCTCCAGTTCGACCCCTTTCTGAAACCGCGCAAAGATCCAGGATATTTCCACTCAAAAATCCATAATAAATGCATGCGTGCCCATTTCAAACCCCGACAAAAGGGTCCTCAAAAAATCAAAAAAATGGGGTTTCATTGTCGCGCTGTTGTTGCAGCGCGCCGTCGGTTCCTTTGCATGGCTCACTGCGGTCTAGTTTGCGCTGTGTCGGTGAGCATTCCAGTCGGCAGACCAAAAAATCCGACGCTTTGTGTGTCTGTGCGCGCGCAAGCCGCACGCCCCAAAGTGGTGGATTTGCACCGCCCTTCCAGAAAAGGCGATGCAAAAATAGCCCATGTATGCTTTTTTATGAATTATAGATAAAAAGACCAAGTCGCGCCAGGTCGCGTGGCCGACTCGCGCACACCATAAAGGCGCGGGCCGTGTCGGCTCAACCTCTTTTCGATCATCTTTTTGGTGGCGGCTTGCAGAGCCACCCAACAAAAATAGGACCATGAGGCGCGGTCTATTTTTTTGGGCAACACGTGCGCGCCCCTTTTTCCCTCGGCCCGCAGCCAAAAGCAGTGGGCCTCTACAGGCTGCCAATGAGACGGCACGTGCGATCTGAACGTGCTAGAACGAATGCGACAACAACGGCACGCCGACACGCGACGCGATGGAAAAATAGAACGGAGCAACCGAGAACGGTCAGATTGATCTGTCTTTTTGACCCTCTTTTTGATCCGGAGCGATCACTTTCTCTCTCTCGCTCTTTCGGCTCAATAGACCAAACCGAAACCGCAAGCAAATGTCGACCACCGCCGCCGATTCTCCCCCTCCTCCTTTGTCGTCCTCTGCGACCATCGTCGACTATGCGTCGCGCCACCGCCGTGTTCTGGGCAAAGACTATGTGCTGCCCTATGTGGCTCTCGAATGGGACCACATCGTGGGGAGGCCCGCCCTCAAGTGGCTCGTCGTGCGCTGCGCCGACATCCGCAGCAAGTGCGGCGGCCCGCAGTCGCTGGCGCCGCGCGCCGACGTCGCCTACTTTTGCCACCCCGAGACGGCCGAGGCCGACGCGCGCCTCTTTGCCCGCCTCAAGAACGCCATCGAGCCGTGGCCGCCCGGTGCTCCTGCGGCACTCTCGCCCCAGGATTTGTCGCGCACGGACGAGGTAGAGAAAAAGGCGGCGAGCGACCTCGCCAGGCACTGCGTCTTTGCGTGGGACCACCTGCTCCTCAACGAGGCCCCCGTGCGGTGGGCCGTGCTCGAATGGGAGGGCGCCGATGCCGTTGCCGCTGCGCCCGATGTCGCCCACGCGCGTACCGACGTGGCCTACTTTTTGGACCCGCTGACAGCCGAGGCCGACGCTCGTCTGTTTGCCGGCGCGCGCGACCAACGCTGACCCAGAGATCTGCCTCCCCCCTCCCATTCAAATCTCTGCCTCTGACGGTCGAGCGAGATCAGCAGACGACAAAAATGCAGTTGGGAAAAGACGATTATCAGCGCGTTCATTGGCGCCGTCAACTATGTGTTCTTTTCTCTTGTCTCGTGTTGTCTTTTTGCTTGTCGCGCCGGTGGTCGCATCTTTTCGGCGGCGCGCCTTTGCTTTTCCTCGACGAGCGTCGGCCTCGGTCGCATGAACCCTTTTTTCTTTTGCCTGCGGCGACAGAGCGGTAATACAACTTGCTCGCCCGACAAGAAAAAGCGACCCAAGGGCACCAGCAGCGTGCGCCCCAAAAGAAAAAAAAGAGGCGCGATGGCCACGTCCGAGCCGACGACCGACGGCGACGTGCAGAGCCTCACGCTGATCGATTTGCCGCCCGAGATACGTCAATACATTGTCGGCATGTTGGCCAAGCCGCGTCACCTAGCGGCGGCCAGGTGCGCGTCGAGGCTTCTCGGCGGTGGCGACATGCTCGCTTTGATCCTGCGACGACTGCCGCGCGATGTAGACGACGTGTTGGAGTCGGGACCCGTGGCTCTGGTCGTCGCCGTCCTAGAGGCCGGCTTGACCAACGTGGAATTTCACCGCGTGCTCATCGCGGTCGGCCGCAGGGGCTGCATGAATCTTTTGCGCCTCGCGCATACGGCCCTAGAGGTACGCATTGACTCCATTCGTGTCTTTTCTTTCTTTTTAATGTTTTCGTCGCTCGGCGATTCATGACGCTGACGGCGCTGTTGGTGCGCATGTCGCCCTTTTTTTTTATCCCCGCCGCCGCCTCGCGCGCCGACGTCTGCGGTGTCAGAATCAAATGCGCCACGTCAAGAATGTATCCTCGACCCGACTCGTCTGTTCCATCAGGCAGATGCTTATCGAGGGCCACGTCGACGCGGCGCGCTATCTGATGGGCCGTTCGATCGCGGGCGTCAGGTGCGATCGCCACGCACTTGACGACTTGTGCCTGTCTGCCGCGGCGGGAGGGCATGCACCTGCGGTGGCACTCGTCCACGATCGATTGGGCCTCGAACCGGGACACACCGCCTGCGACTGTCCAGACCACGTGGGTTATGCGGCATGGAGCGCGCCGCTGCCGGGGGCCGCGCTGTGGCTCAAGGACTATGGTTGCGCCGGTTACGTAGCACCCGGCGAGCACCAACTGGCCGAGGCTATCGCCGACGGCAGAACCGACAGCCTGCGTGTTCTGTTGGCCGAAATCGACCCGGCCCTACGAGTTCCGTCTGCTGCGATCGATCACGCCTTGTTTGAGGCCTCTGAGCAGGGCAGTCTATCCGTTCTGGCCCTTGCCGCTGAGGCTGGCTTGGTCGTGCGCCCGCTGCCGCTGTTTGTCGGGGCGAGCGCGCGCGGTCACACCGCGGTTCTGGACTATGCCGAGTCGCTCTTTGGCGCGCCGCGGGACACCCTCCGGGCGGCAGCCGCTTCGGCAGCGTCTTCGCGATACGGCGCCACCTCTATACCCTGGATCGCGAGCAGGCAGCCCGATGTCGTCGACGTGTCCATCATGTGGCTGGCCATTGACGGCCGTCGCGTCGACGTCATACGCGCCGTCGACGCGCACCTCGCAGAGACCTTTGACTGGCAGCGCGCCGCGTACGCCGTGCTCAAGAGCAACAAACTCGACCTGTTGCGCTTTGCCGTCGAAGAAAAGGGAGTGGTCATCGACGCCATGGCCGTTCAGGGTGGAACGATGCTGTGCTCGGACGCTGTCGACTATCTCGTCGGGCGCTTTGGTTTGGACGCCATGCAGCCCGTTTTTGACGCCGTTGCCATCGCGTCGATCGGCGGGAAAAGCAACAGCCGGGGCTTGGATTATGTGGATCGCGTCGACGGCGCTTGCACGGCAGAGCGTTGTCTCGCGCGCAGCGTAGACGTTGTTTGTGGCTACCTTTCCGATGGCGACTGCTCTGTGCAGGCATGTGTGTGTCGCCGATGCCGACGTCCCAAATAAACAGAACCGCATGGATCTGGTCGACGCCTTTTGCTGCCCATCGCAAGACCCACCACCCGATGCGCCTCTGGCCGGCACGCCAAAGTCGACCATGTAGCCAAAAAAAAAAAAGAAAAAGCCCGCCAACACGGTTGCCTGCCTTTTTTTCTGCCTTTGTGGGGGTGATCGTCTCTTTTTGTCTCTGCCCATAGTGCGCTGCTGCATTGGTCGCCGTCGGTCGGCCGACCGCTGCCTCTGGCGCAAAAAGGGTTGGGGTTCTTTCCGTCTTGGGAAAAGAGGATTGCCGCCCCCAAGCCCAATCCCGCCGGCGTATTCTCAGTGCAGTGGGGGGGGGCGGGCGGGAAAAGAATGGCCCTGGAGAAAAGCGCCTGGCGCCATTGCGACAAGGAACGGCCAACACGACACAAGGGGACAAAGACAAGTATATGCAAGACATGCGTGACGCCGAGGACGTGACACCGGCCGAGCCGACGACGTTGGCCGATCTGCCGGGCGAGGTGCGCGACGCGATTGTGCGTCTGCTGGCCGAACCCAAGCACCTGGCGGCGGCCCGATGCGCGTCGCCCCTCCTTGGCGGCGGCGACATGCGTGCGGTGGTAAAGTGCTGGGCAGCGCGCCGCATGTCCACCTTGGTCGCATCGCGCGCGCCGACATTTCTGATTGCCGCTGCTCTGAGCGTGAATGGGCGCGCCATTGAGTTCACCACACTGCTCAACGCAACGGTGGGCGGGCGCATCGACGTGGTGCGGCTCGTGCACATGGCCATCGAGGTACTCTACGGGACTGCATTTCACAAACCCTTTTCGCATATTTGACGAGTTGTTGCTGACATCGTCCCCCTTCATCTCTCTTTTTTTTTCTTGGCGACGGGCGTGCGCGCATACGTATCTAGGCACGGAGGCCGGCGCCTGTGCCTCGCGAACCCAACCACTTGCTTTCAATCATCAAGGTGGCGCTCTACCGCGGCCACGTCGACATTGCGCGGTACCTGATCAATCGTTCGTTTGCGGGCGTGCGTTATGACGCGCGCCACGACGCCGACCTCGTGGTCGAGGCCGCCTCATCTGGCCGCGCCGACTCGCTCATTTTCGCACACGACCGGTTGCCGCCGGGAACCGGCGGTGCGCCGTGCGCTTGCACCGACGATCTGGGCAGTCGCGCGTGGTGCGCGCCTTTGCCCGACGCCGCTCTATGGCTCAGAGACTATGGGTGCGCCGGCTATAGGGCACCCACCGAGAAAGATCTAGAATGGGCCATCGGCGCTGGTCACGTTGAGACGCTACGCGCCATACTCGCCGAGATCGATCCGGCGCTCGTGGTGCCCTCGGCCGAGATCGACCAGGCCGTCTACTCGGCGTCAGCGCTGGGCGCCATGGAGACAGTGACCACTGCCATTAAGGCAGGCCTCGTCCCGCGCCCGCTGCCGCTGTTTGCCGGTGCCGGTACCCACGGGCACGTTGCGCTGCTCGACCATGCCGAGGCCCGGTTCGGAGCGCCGCGCGATGCCATGCGCGCTGCCGTCCTCATGGCGGCAGAGTCGTGGGACCGAGGCTATGATACCGTGCGCTGGATCGCTTCGCGACGGCCCGACCTCATCGACGCCACGGTCATGTGGGTGGCCATCGCGCGCGGCGAGGTCGACACCGTGCGCGCCATCGACCGTGTCCTCGCGGGCGCCTTTGACTGGCAGCGCGCCGTGTACCCGGTACTCAAGGCCCAGGACGAAAAGGTGTTGCGCTACGCCGTCGAGGAAAAGGGCATGGTGGTGGACGCCGCGTCGATCCAGGACCGCGTGCGGCTCACCCCACAGGTCACTGCATACCTGGTCGGCCACTATGGCATCAAACACATGCAACCCATCTTTGACGCCATCTCGCTCATCAGCGCCGATCGCGAGCCCGTCGACTGGTCGCGCCTCGACCCAGCGGGCGACATTTGCACGGCGGGCTACCACGCGGCCGCGAGCGCGCGCGCCCTCTACACAGAGACGTATTCCGGCAAGGTCAAACCGTGCGCCTGCCGTCGGTGCCGGGAGTCGCCTGTGCCCGATCCTCAGCGGGCTGTTGCACCTGTTGAGGGTGGTGTGCCACGCGGCGCTTGACTCGCGCTGTACAAACGGGGCGTCCATCCAAATTGCTCCCAATAAAAATTCATACATTTATTTTTTATGAAATTTGACGAGCAGGCATTTGGGCAAACGGCCCGTTTGCACGGCATTAGTTGCAACTGGGCCGCAAGTAAGGCGGTGCCGGCGGCGGACGGCCACGCTGGAAAAAAGGCAAGCCGACTATGGCTGCGCGTCGATCCATGCCACCATCGTCTTGTCGCGTCGCTTCGACGCCTTGGCGCGACACGTTTGGCGGTCCCACGGGCAGCCGTTGGCGCGCGCCCACTGGAGCGCCTCCAAGGCGCCCATATCGGAGGCCAGCGCGCAAGTGAGGTCGTCCCACGGACATCCCCCAGCGCGGAGCCACGACAGTATGTCGACCCGGTTGTGCTTGGCCGCCCAGGCGCATGCCCTCCGGTCCCACACGCATCCGTTGGCACGCGCCCACTTGAGCACGTGCATGTGACCGCCGGCCGCCGCCGTGGCGCATACGGTGGCATCCCACGGGCACCCATTGGCGCGCGCCCACACGAGGATGTCGAGTCGACCGCATTGGGCGGCCCCAACGCATGTTCTCTCGTCCCACGGGCAGCCGTGGTCTCGCAGCCATTTGACGACGTCAAAGTGGCCCGCGTGCGCAGCGTTACTGGACGCGGCGGCGCCAAGCGCGCAACCGTTTGTAGCGAGCCACTCGATTGTAGCCAGATGGCCACCGCGCGCCGCGTAGGCACACGGCCCATCGTCCAGCCTGCCGTAGCCATTGGCGTACGCCCACGCGAGCACCTCCATGTGCCCGCCTCCTGCAGCCTCCATGCACACGGCGTCCGACCACGGGCAGCCGTTGGCGCGCGCCCACAGTAGGATGTCGAGTCGACCGCGACGTGCGGCGTACCAGGACGTCATTTCGTCCCACATACAGCCATTGGCGTGCGCCCACTGGAGAATGTCGAGGCGTCCACCAAGCGCCGCATAGGCACACGTCCACGCATCCCACGGGCATCCACGGGCGCGGGCCCACTGGAGGACATTGAGGTGACCTCCGCGGGCCGCCTGTAAGCATGTCTCGCCGTCCCAGGGACAGCCGTTGGCATGCAACCACATCAGTACATGGAGGTGACCATGGGCAGCCGCGGCGGCACAGACCTTGGCGTCCCACGGGCAGCCGTTGGCGCGCGCCCACACAAGAAGCGCCAGGTGACCTCTTTTGGCAGCGCAGCGGGCAAAGACCGCCTTGCGATTGACGTGCCAGAAAGAAATGCCGCGGTCCAGTTTTGGTCTCATGAGCGCACGCCACTTATGACACGCCCACGCCGCGCATACACCGTCGTAGTGGAGCGTCGTGAATTCATTGAGTATCATTGAGATCAACTCGGGCGGGAGGACGTCGTTGATGCATTGGGCGGCCATGGCGTCGCAATCGTCGGGCTCCTTGTGCGCAGCCATCGGCTATTGTTGTTGACGAACGCGCAGTCTTTGGCAGTGAGGTAAAAATTGGCAAAAAAGAATACGCCAAGGGGAAGCGGGCCAATAAGATGCGACTTGCTTTCTTGTGGCAATTTGTTAGAGTCTTTTTGGTTGGACCTACACACCGTCCAATCCGTACCTCGGCCACAAGGCGGCACCCAGCCAATGGCATGGAGGGGGGGGGGAAGAAAAAAGAACATCATGCGCTGCCACCGTGGCGGGCCCTCCTTTTCGTGGTTAGTGCTTGCCTTGCGGGTCGGTTAGCCGTCGGCTAATCCACACCAAATTGTCCAACCAAAAATCATATAAATCAAACAATCCGTCTAAAATCCTGGGTTTTAGTCGTCGGTTAACCGATCCACGAGCACTGTTCGTAGTCGTGTGTCGCGCCTAGCATTCCATGACTCTGACTAGCCATTTTTGGCCTCGCAGGGGTGGGATCCAAGCCAAGTCCCAACGGGCAAAAATAGAGTGGCGACGGAAGAAAAAGGCTGGCCGCTGCCGCAGGCGCTCGTCCCCCGTGTACCAAGCCGACGGTCGGCCTTCATGCGTCCTGCAGTGAGGCTCTCGTGCGAGTGCCGTATTTTTTTGCCCACTGCTGGCAATGTTCATCTCCGCGTGGGATCTCTTGTCCAACCCACGCAAGCCAACCAGAAAGCCGACCAGGGGGATGTTCTTGGGTGTGGCGCCGTGCGACTGCTGTTGGCGCCGTGCAACATGGTGTGTTATCATCTGGCCAGAAAGAGCAGAGCCAACGTGTGGCAGCGCGCCCTCGTGGCGCCGATATCGCAATTCACGCATATGCGCGCATGTGGTCGGCAGGTCCACTGTGACAGGCCTCATCTTGGTCGGGTGACCAATTTGAAAAAGAAAAAAATAGACAGTCAATGCCACAAGAGAAAAACACAGAAAGCGTGTGGTTTTTATGAATAGGGTTTTAGTTTATTGTCGGTTTCTTTTTTTATATCATCCGTGAAGCGGGATGGGGCGTAGCGAGGCCCGCCACCGTCCTAATGTCCAAGCCGATGGGAGCATGCGCACGGGAGTGCGCATGGCTGACCGACAATAACAGGCGAGCGGCCCATAGTCTAGGCCGAGAGCCAGGTGAACGAATCGTTGATCTTGGTGCCCGACTGGAAGGCCGAGCCCTGGCCGATGGTGACGTCCGAGTAGAGGCTCACGGCATAGTTGCCGCCGGCGGGCTTGGCGAAAAAGGCCGAGGCGACAGTGCCATAGGTGTTGACCGAGGTACCGTAGCCATAGGTGCGGGTGCCGACGTTGTTGTGGAAAGCAGCAGGCAGGGCCGAGAGGTCGCACTGGATGGGGCCCGACACGAAAGACGGCACGGTGGCGCTGAGCGAGATCACCTGGATCTTGTTGGTGGCGCCGGCCGTGTCCCACTTGAGGCTAAAGGGCACGCCCGAGCAGGTGATCGAGGCGCTGCCATACGCGTTGGCCGTGGCGGCAAAGAAGAGCAGGGCTCCGAGGCAGAAGAGGGCGGCGGTGATCTTCATCGTGTTGATGTTGTCGGGTGGTTTGTTTGTTGTTGGTGGTGTGCTTGTCGGTTGGTAGATACAAAACCGGCAAGCGCGCTCGTCTATTTATGGGAACCATCGACCAATCGCCTGCCGCGCGCTAATCTGGTGCGCTTTCCTTTTGGGAATCACTCCGGGCGATCGATTGGCTGGAGGGGTGGCGCCGTTTTGCCAACGCCACACAGCCTACCGCGGCGTTTCTCTTTTTTTTCGCTCGGCTTTTTGGTTGGTTTGTTTTTTTTCAGGGGCCGGTTCGGCGCTTGTGGGCCTGTGGCCGCCTGCTGTCCGGCCTTTTTTTCTCTTCCGACTGACGGCGCCCTCACATCCCGTCGCCCATTGCCCCGTGACCAAATTATACTAGGCATTTGCCCTTGTTGTCTTGGATTGCGCTTCTAAACAGGACGCCAAGAGAATCTGATCCGATCCGATCCAATCCAACCGCGCGCCCCATCTTGGCCAAAAGGTGATCAAGAAAAAATGGACAGTGCTGCCGGCGAGGTGCCTGCGCATCGCGTGGCTGATCCCGTGGGACCGGCGCGTCCCGCGCGCACCATACAGACCCTCTTGGGCGTCAAGCGTGCACGCGACGCGCCATTGCCGACAATAGAGACGGCCAAGGCATCAAAAAAGGCATCGGCGTCGACCAGGACGCTCACTAAAAGGGCACGGCCAAATCTCGACCCGTCGGCGTGCGTCACGCACGCGCGCGCCGTTTTTACGCCTGCCGAGGCCCGTGAGGCCATGGACGACCTGCGGCGCGAGGTGGTCACGACCCAGGGACAAGTGCGCGTCTATGGCAAGATCCTGGATGAGGCACGCCTGACGGCCTACCACGTGCGCCGCCAATGGGCCGATCCGCGCCTGGCCGATCGGCCCTATGTCTACTCGGGCAAGGCCATGGCCGGTGCGCCCGACTTTACGCCCGTCCTGGAGCGCCTGTGCTGTCGCGTCGAGGACGCCCTCGGCAAACCGCGCGGCACCTACACGGCCGTGCTGATCAACGAGTACCGCGACGGCGACGACCACATCTCGTGGCATTCAGACGACGAGCACTCGATCAACCGCAGCGACATTGCCAGCCTGTCGCTGGGCGCCACGAGGGATTTCAAGATGCGCGACAAGACCGACCACGCCCTCCAGGTCACTTTTTCGTTGGGATCGGGCGACGTCGTGCACATGCACGGCGCCTGTCAGGACCTCTATCAACACCAGGTGCCCAAGAGGGCGAGGGTCCACGACGTCCGGTTCAACCTGACCTTTCGCCGCTTGGCCGACCACTCGCCACCGAAATAGACGCACACTCTTGTATCTTTCGTCCCTTTGCTGCAAGAAAAACAGAGGCGACAACAATGCACGTCTCTTGTGTTTGTCGGTGGGCGTCCCTTTGTACTCGGCATGTGAGCAAGGACCAGACCCCAAAAAGAATTTGGCCATCAGTGTGTCTTTTTTTTCGTATCCCTCTTTTTGTCTTTGCGAGTGGTCGGTCGGTCGCGGTGCGGCGATCGAGGCCAACAAAAAAAAAGGCATGGCGCAAAGCCAAAAGAAAACACACAAAAACCCGGCATAGTGCTTGCGGATCGGTTAACCGATGACTAAAATCCTGGATTTTAGAGTGATTGTTTGGTTTATATGATTTATTATTGGACAATTTGGTGTGGATTAGTCGACGGCTAACCGATCCGCAAGCACTGACCCGGCATTTTCGTGCAGGCAAAAGTCGCAAGGCCGGCGAGACAGCCTTTGAGGTGCGGCAATCGCGAGCCCCAGAAAATTGGCCTGGGGGTGACCCGCACCCGCCGGCCAGGCAACACAGTCCTGGGTCATCGGTTTTTTTGGGCGCGTACTTTTGACATTTTTTTCAGGACGATTGGCTGGGTTTGGTGTGGGTCAGGTGTGCCAATGCGTGCTGCGACGCCACTGGTGGCCACTGCGCGCCGGTCGCTCTATTTATTGTCGACAGTCTGGGGCACAATGCCGCTGTCGCAGGGATTTCTCGGTCTACACTGCCGCACGCAACGACGCCCGCCGGCCGCATGGACGCCCACCCTACACCTAGTTGTGCCAACGACGCCGGCGCAACGGGTGCTCATTTGATGGGTGCCACTAGGGCAGACGACAGCGACGTCGACACCGTGACTGGGCAGGTTCTCTCATGGAGGTCGCCCGCCTTGTCTCTGGCGCTGGAGCGCGTATTTGAATTTTACATCGCCGACGAGACCAACGCGCGGCTCCAAGGCAAGACGTCTGTCGTCGCTCGCGCCGAAGCGGCGCGGTGGGTTGTGGGCTGTGCCACGGGGCCGCTGCGTGGATCGCCCGAGTTTTGTGCCGCAGCACGTCGCGCCGTCCGCCAACTCTCCCTTGCCTGCAAGCGCATCGCCAGTGTGTGCGTGCACCAGTGGGCCGGGCTCACTGGGCTCGATCGGCCTCCCGATGCTGGAGACGGGCGCGGCTCCATCACCCTCCTCGTCGGCAACCCAGGCTCGGGCAAGAGTTATGCGTCCATTCGACTGTGCCCATCAATGTCACAGGCCCTGGCGCGCTCATCGGGCCTGACCAATGCTCCGTTTAATGGACTCCACTACATGGTCGTCGGACCGGATACGGGCCGCTCTCTCGACGATAATGTCGCCCGGCATCATCTCTCGTATGGCCTTCACGCGCGCGCCGCCGTGACGTATGGCAAAGGGCACGACTACACAAACAACGTCAAGGAGTTGCACGGGCGAGGTTTTCACGTCATGGTCACCGAATACCCCGTGGTCCCGCTGCCCCGATTCGATGTGGTGGATCGGGTGCTCGTCGCGCTGGGTCCTCGCGACAGCCGCCGCCGGCAGGACGCCTTGTCGGCGAGCGTGGCGGCGGTTGTCGACATTGACCCCGCGACGCTCAAGGCGCTCTTTGACGCGGCCCCCGACTATGCCTACCTGTGGTTTGAGCCCGTCGAAGGGCGCTTTGGTCCAGACCGTACGGTTGTCACACTCTCGCGCGCCTCTGACTTTGAGACGGCCGACGGCAGCGCGCCGCCGCTCGATCTCCGTCAAGTCCTGCGAATCATCCGATGATCTCTTTGTCTCCCCTGTCTTTTCAGTCCATTCTGGGCGCTTTTTGTCGCATGCCTTTTTTCTGTGGCAGACATTCTTTTTTCATAAATTATTCTTTGCACGATAGTGTCGACACTACGCACGCGCACGACATGGCTGCCTTGAGAAAGACATTTGCACGCGCACGCGAGTACAAGGGCCGCCTCTGGCATGGAGCAAAAAAAAAGAAGCGAGGGCGACGGTCTGTTGGCCGATGCGAGGCAGGGACCCCGCCGCGTCGCGCGTAGCAAAAGAGGCCCCCAACACAAACATCGGCAAAGGGGCGCTCGCCGAGGGATTGTTCACTAGGGCGCAGAGTGCTTGCGGTTGGCGGTCGTCCGGGGCGCCACCGCCCGCACCGGCAGTGCGGGGCGTGCACACAGGACCGTCGCCATCGAAACACAAAGAAAAAGATCCCACGAGACCCAAAGGCACCGCCCACGAAAGAAACTCACTGCGCGCTGTGGTCGAGACGTCGGCGCTAGACAAAACAGGGCGCTGGACCGACGCGGTTCCCGCCACACATTCTCCCTGCTTACCCAGGATCGACCGTGCGTCTGCGCGCGCCCGTCCACGGCGCCTACGGGCGAGCCAATGAGAGTCCCGCCATGTCGCGACCGAGGGAGAACGCTCATCGCGGTCGTCGTGCTCCTGGCGGTGATCGTGGTGCTTGTCGTCACCGCGGCGGTCGCTCTGAACGGCAGGTTTGTGCGCGATGCGCCGCGCATCCCGACGGCGGTGCCGGCGTCGGCCTATCCGTTCCGCACGGGCGACGTCGTGCTCACCAGCAGCCGCGCGGGACGCGGTCGATGGGTGCCCCCGCTGCGCCCGTCGACGGCGATCAAGTTGGCGACGCGGTCACACTTTAACCATGTGGCCATCGCCTTTGTCGAGCCGGCCACGCGCCGGCCGCTCTTTTGGGAGATGAACGGCGCCGGCCCCGCCCTCTCGACGCTCGCCGGCCTCATGGACGCGCGCCACGGCCACGACGTGTTTGTGCGCACTCTGACAGGTCGTCCGGTCGACGACGCCGTCTTTGCGCACATCGTGTCCCTCCAGAGCGACGATCGCTACCGCCTCGGCTTTGTGTGGGACATTGCGCGCGGGCGGTGGCTGCGGCGCCGCCGGCCCGCCCGCGATCCCGTGCGCCGCCAGGCAATCGCCTGCGCGCGCACGTGCCCACACACGGCGGCCGAGGTCTATGCGCGGCTCGGCGTCCTGGACTATGCGAGCGGGCGCGGCATCGACCCGGCCGCGCTCGTGCCCGCCGACTTTGCCGCCGACCCCGTCGACCCGGCTATCCTGCCGTTTGTCCCGGGGTTTGCGCTGGGGCCTATCGTGCGCCTTTTCTAAAGGGCGCGCGCCCACAGGTCTCGCTTTCGCCCTTGTTTTTGCTCTTTTCTTCCTCACATTATGCTGCGTCCTCTGTTTTTTTTGCTCTGCTCGTGTGTTTTGCCTTGGCCCGCCAACGAAAAAAAAAAGGGCGATGGGACGACAACGTAATGGGTTGGGGTTGTTTCTTTTTTTTTTCGAGAGTGCGCGCTGTCGCCGATTTTGGCGCGTCGGCCCCGACGGGCGCCAGCGCGCGGCGCACCGGCTCTGCTTCTTGTGGCATTTGTTCGTCCTCTTCTTTGTTGTCTTTTCTTTTCTCTCTTTCTCTAGTTGTCGTCGTCTTTGCGCGAGAGGGACGTGAAAAAGAGACCACGCGGTGGACAAAAAAAGGCAGAGGGAGGTCAGGAGCACGCGGTGCGCGTGGGGAAAGAGATGCGTCACGGCGCGCACCGCGACGTGCGGCGCACCGCAGTGCGACGCCGCCCGACGCAGAAAACGATGGCGGCGGCGATGGCCAGCACGACAAAGACGACGACCGCCGCGCGGAGCGCATCGACGGCGATCTTGCGTCCGACACCCCACGCCGACTTGAATCCGTGCACGCCGTAGCCGGCGTCGGCCGGATGCTCGTCGGCGCCCCGCGGCAGCACCGACGCAAAGGACGACGGCCCGAGCACGCACACGGCCTCGGCGTCGGCCGCGCGGCGCCACGCGGCGGCGAGGACGCGCGGCCCGGCCACCGACATGGTGCCCACAAACGAATCGCGCACGTGCCAGAGCGAGGCCGCGCGCCGGGGCAGGTCGGCCGTGGCCGCGGCCATGACCGCCGAGCCGGGTCGCGCCGCCATGACAAAGTTGGAGATTTCGCGCAGCCAGTGCGGGCTCCGCACGAGCACGGCGCAGCGCGGCCCGCCGTCGGTGGCGGGCCGCGCGATCATGGGTCCCAGCGAGCGCAGCGGCAGCACGTCCTGATCGACATAGATCCCGCCAAAGGCCAGGAGGATGAGGTAGCGTATGGCGTCGGCCTTGTAGATCGGGCTCGCGTACGAGCGCCACGTGGGGATCAGGTCGGCGTAGCGCTCGGCGATCAGACGCTCGGCCGACGCGAGACCCCAGCGGACGACGGTCCATCCATCGGCGGCGGGGTGCAGCGCTTGCAGTGCGTCGTCCATGGCCCCATAGACGCGCCGCGACGGCCTCGCGCCCTTGCCCATGTCAAACCACACCTTGTGCAGGATGCGCGGTATGACCGTTTGGTTTGTCGCCGTGCCGTCGCCGCGGGTTTGCGATTGTCGCCACGCGTCGAGTGCCGCCTGTGCGCGCGCGGGGGCGTCGCCACGGTCGTAATCGGCGTCGCGCACCGCAGCGACCTCGTCGGCGAGGTCGCCCGACTCGGGTCCGCCGCCGTCTGCCGCATGGACGATCGTCGGCACATGGGCCGGCACGCCCGCGTCGTCCATGGTCTCTTGTTCCCCTTTGCCAGAGCCACGTTTTTGGTTGGCCGTCTTTTTTTCCCCTGTCGCAGCGCAATGTCTGCGTGATCCAAAAAAAAAGCAATGCCCGCCGCGGACGGCCGCCGACCAGGCCCGGCTTTTTCTTCTTCTAGCGCAGCGCACAAACTTTGGCGCGCAAGAGAGACAGGTTGTCGGGGGAGACGAGGGGGCGCACGTCCCCATGGCAAAAACGCGGCGGCCACCTGCTTCCCTCGCCCCCGCAAAGACGCAAGCCAAGAAAAAAAAAAGGTTGGAAGAAAGTCGGACAGAAATTAGCGAGCCGCACAAAGGAAAAGAACCTCTGTGGCCGTCCGTCGGCGACGGCCGATGGTGCCGGCCGCGTACACCAACCACGGATGAGAGAAATCAAGCGAGTTTGGCAGAGGCCCACGAAAACCGCGGGGGTGACAAAGAAAACAGAGAGAGGCAAAAGCGGCCCGCCGTCGAGCGGCGACGGCCCGTTGAAATGAATCAGAAAAAATGTGGTTTCCCGAGAATAATAAATCCAATATTGAGCCGTCAATGAACCCGTGTCGAAAAAAGAGAGGCCAGGACAAAAAGAGGGACACGGCCAAAAGAGGCAGAAAAAAAAGCGTGCGCCGATCCTCCTGCCGATGCGGGCGCTGTGGACGTCGGCCTTGCCGCGGTGCCCGCCGGCCGACCTGGGCTGCGAGACCCCAGAGGCGTGCAGCGATGCCCGCTGGCAGCCAATGCATCTTGTGGCGCCGACCAAATAGGGAGCCGAAAAAGAAATAATGTTTGGAAAATATATTGGGTCATCTCGTCAGAGGTTTCAGTCGCCGGCGACCGCCAGATCGGTGGCGCTCGCCGGCAGCCTGCGTGTCGTGCCCAACACACGCCACCGACAAAAAGGCGAGCGACCTCGCCCTTGACGTCGGACAATTGGCGAGACGAGATCTTTTTTTTTGCACGATGTCGGGTTGACGCGCCCGGTTGCAGACGGCGCCGTCTCTTCTGCTGGAAAAAAATCCTCCAGCCGCGAGGGTGACACGGCCAGCAGCAGACACATACAAGGACAAAAAACCTAAAAACCCCGTTAGATTGTTCTTTTTTTCTTGTGGCGACACCATTTTCTCTTTTTTTTCCGTTTTTTTGGTCTTCTTTTGCACCGCGACGGGCATCGCTGCGAGGGGAGGGGAGGCAAAAGGGAAAGAAAAAAGAAGCAAAGTCAAAGGGGACGCTAGCGACGGCGGCCCGAGGGAACCCGGCGCACGCGTCTGTGACGTCGCGACCGACGGCGCGCGCGCGCTTCTTGGCTCGCGCTGTCGCTGTCGCTTCCGCTGTCTGACGCGCTGTGGCGGCTCCCGCTGGTCAGGTCGCCGCTCATGGCATCCAGGCGGATACTCGACGGCGACGACGGCGCTAGCGAAAAGGCCGACGGATTGTACGACACGCTGCCGTCGTCGTCGTCTTCTGAAGAAGAAGAACCCGAGGACGATCTAGACGCTGTCGTCGTTGTTGAAGCAGAGGACGAATGGGTTTCAACGTCATTGATTGGCGTCGGCCGCCGCTTGGCGACGGCGCCATTGCCGCCGCGGCGTCTGGTCTTCCGCGTACTCTTGGACGGACGCGTCTCTGGCAGCGGGACGAGAATGTAGGCGGCGGCAGCCGCAATGTCTTGGGTCTTGCGGCCGCGAGCGCGCGGACGAGCGGCTACCGTTTGGCACGCGGCGCACGTGCACGACAGCCCATCGGCGTGATGATGATGGGCCGTGTCGTAGGTGCAACCGACGCCCGTATCCTGTCGCCCGCAGCCATCGGCACGATAGTCGACTCCGTGGATCGAACCGGCCGGCGCTGTGCCTGTGTCTGGCAAACAAGGATCGGGGGCGGGCGTGACGTGTCCGGCGCACGCCTCGGCCAGCATGAGCGCGTTGATCATCGGGAACGGCCCCGCGCCGCCCAAACACGGGCCGCAGTCGGGCGCTGGCATCGGGGCAAGAGGCACCGAGGGACCGGGCGCGCATCCGCATCCTCCCTGCGGTCTCTCTGCCCCGTGTTGGTGGCGAGGCGGCGCCCCATAGTCGACGGTCGTCGCTGTTGTTGAAGCCTGCTGCTGTGCGACGCCAAAGTAGGCCACAGAGGATGTCCCTGCGCCATCGGGAGGACCCTCCATAGGCCACGGCGCGGGGGCAGGCACGCCATTGTAGCCTGCGGGCGGCCCGGCCATTGTCGCCTGTGTCGTCTGTGCCTGCGTATACGAATAAGCCGGGTCGGGTTGTGCGACGCCCTGCGGGGGCCACGACGATGCGCCAGGACCGACGGCACCCAGAGACGCCGGCGCGCCAGGGGATGACGCCGCCGGTTGGACCATCGTCACGGGCACAGACGGCGCCGTCGTGTGACCCGACAGGGGGACCACCATGCCGTTGCCGGCGGCGGCTGCGGCGGTCATGGCATCGGTGGCGGCCCCCGAGAGCGCAGCACTCAGTGCCGTCGGCGTGACGAACCGCGTGGCGCCGACGGGCAAGGGGGCCTCGGCGCCGGGTATCGCGCGCGGGTTGTCAATGCGCCCGGCCATAAAGGAGCCGTACTCGGGCAGGGCATCGGGCGCGACGATCGGCTGCGCCTCGGCGGCGCGCTGTGCCGGCGTGAGGCCGCGCACGTACGACGCCGGCAGGCCCGACGGGTCGACATCGACCAGGGCGCGCACCGTCACCGAGTCCTCGTCGACGATGAACCGCTCGACGTACTCGGCGGGCACGTTGAGGCCCGGCAGGTCGGGGATGACGGCCATCGTGTTGTGCTCGATGCCGCACTGGCCGGCGTACATGCGAAAGTAGCCGGCCTCGCCCCAGGCGACGCCCCACGAGTTGCGGATGATCCAAAAGGTCTCGCCCGAGTCGGGGTCCGTGCCCCAGCCGACAATGACGATGGCGTGGCCGCCGTCCTTTTCCGACACGCCGTCGTAGCGGTAGATGCCCGTGGCCCACGACGGGTTGGTCGGACCGGGCTGCATGAAGTCGCGAAAGACCTCGTAGCCGGCCATGATCGGGCCAAACTTGTAGACCTCGGCCTTGATGGCCTGGATCTGGGCCTGCAGGCCCTGGCCGGTGAGGTTGGTGCCGGCGCCCTCGTCGCTCGACACAAAGTAGCGCCCGATGGCCCGATAGATGCGATCGATGCGGTCCTCGGTCTTGCAGCGCTCGTAGGGGGGCACCGTGGGGAAGAGGCTGCGGCACGACGGCAACCCCTGGCCCGGCTGGATGTTGCCCAGCGTGTAGGGGTCGCACCGGAGGGAGCGCGTCCCGTAGCGGTAGAGGTACTCGCACACCAGGGGCAGTGTGTTGCCGTAGCACGCCACCTTGCCCTGGAAGGTGGCGTTGAGTTGCTGCGCCTGCGAGAGGTCGGCCTGCAGGGTGGCGATCTCGGCCTCGATGGTGGCGCGGGCGGCCCGTGACACGTTGCCCACGGCGAGCGGCTTGCTAAAGCCACAGAGGATGAGATGCTCGGGCGACAGGGCCAGGCCAAAGGCGCCCTTGGTGTGGATGGCAAAGCGGTCGCCGAGGACGCCCGCGCTGGAAAAGGCCCAGCAGCCGCCGCACTGACCCTGGTCGAGCACGGGCGACAAGAGGCCGTTCCACTGCTTGCGCCCGTCAAAGTTGGCCGGCGGCCTGACCTCGTCGATGAGGCGCGCCGAGTTGACCGCCAGCAGTCTCTGGTACTGGGCGTTGACGCTGGGCGACGAGCGCAAGAGGGTGAGCGACGGCCGCGGCTGGCCCACGACAAAAGTCGACGTGGCGCCCAGCGCCGGCGGCTCTTGTGCCGGCGACATCGTCGTCGTCGGCGGCGCTGCCATAGGTTGCGCGGGCGGTTGCATGGCCGGCTGCATGGGCGGCGCCACCGCAGGCACGGCTGCCGACTGGGCCAGATAGGGCGCGTAGGATTGCGGCTGCCACGAGCCTCTGTACGACGCCGCCGACACTGACATGTCTGGCGTGTCTGCGCCCCACTGCGGTGCGTCGTTGGGCGGCGCGGTCATCCCGGCGGTCGGCGACATCACGGGCCACGACGGCGGCAACATGGAATGCGCGCCAAACGGCGCAGGGTGATACATGGGTCCGACGCCAAACGAGGACGGCGGGACGATAGACTCTGGCGGCGCCGACGGCGCCCAGTGCGGCGAGCCCCACAACATCCCGTCGCCATAGGGCGCGGGCGACGGCGGCGCATACAGCGCGTCTCCGTGAGCGCCGTCCACCATCGTCGCAGTGGCCATACTCTGTCGAGCAATCGCCATTGTCGTCGTGGTGGTCGTTGTGGTCACGGCGGACGCGCGGGAGGGGCGCGGCATGCGCGGCGCACAAGTCGGCAGCAGCGAGGCCACGGCCGGAGCGCGGCGGCGACGCGCCGCGGTGCGCCTGTCGTCCTTTCGGTCGTCGCGGCGGCCGTCGTCGCTATCGCTGGCGCCATCTCTGTCGACGTCGTGGCCGCCCTCATTACGGTCAGGCCACTCGCGCTGAGGACCGCAACAAGGACGGTCGTCCTCTGACTCACGGCCGTGACGACGATGCCGGCGCTGGTGATGAGGGTGCAAACGGCCATCCGCCACATGCACGCCATCGTCGTCGCCGACGTACGGCCAGAGAGACGAGGGGGCGACGTGTGCGTGGGAGCGCTCGGGCGGCGTATGGGAGCGAGGCGGCATCATAATGCGCGGCGAAGGGAGGCCAAAGTCCATGGCCGGCAGTTTTTTTTGGGTTTCCTTTCTCTTAGGGAGGGACGGCGGTGTGGAGCGCGCGCGACGCCGGGAAGCGAGAGAGGCGCACACGATGCGGACCGTGCCTCGGGAGCAAAAAGCCACAAAGACCGTCGGCACCAAAAAAAAAAGGAAAGGATTACGGGACGGGCACCTCTTTAAAAGGGAGACAAAGGCCAGCGCGGGCTGGGCAAAAGCAAAGACGACAACGGCGGCGTGCGACCTCGCGAGCACAGTCCTTTCTCCCAAAGAGCGGCACGATTTGGATGCGCCGTGCGACCGCGAGCGAGCGCGCCGCCGGTTTGTCCCGGCGGACCCATTCGGCGTCCATTTTTCCCTTCTTTTTTTTGTGTACAAGGCGTGCGTGCGCCCGCCAGTGCGGTTGCTGCTGTGCCGCACTGCGCGCCCAACGGGCCCCTCTCCTTTTTTTTCCCAAAAAAATAATTGTCTTCTTTTTGATTTTTTTCCCATCGCGCTCTGATCGATGGGGGGCGGCGCACGCGCGCGCCTAGTACACGCCATAGCGGATCGCAAAAGGGCGTCCAGGCGCACTCGTGCTCCTTTCCGTGCTTTTCTTGGCGGCGTCCTTTTTCCTTTGCTCTGTCTTGCTGCGCGCACGGGCGGCGCGACGGGCGTTGGCGTCGGCCACAGACCTCTCGTCGTGGCCCATGATCGTATGGCGCTGTCCCCATGGGAATCCCGTCCTGTAGAGGGCGCGCAACATGGCGACGTCCTCGCATTTGGCTGCGGCCGCGCACGTAATCCGGCCGCGCGGACAATCGTGCTTGGCCAGCACGCGGACGTGTTCCACGATGCCTCCAGAGATGCACCTGCTCAAAAGGCGCTGGTCGATCGGCGCTCCTGCGCGACACAATGCGCGCAAACACGACGGCCTGTCGCATTTGACGGCCAGGACGGCCGCAGCGTACATGTCGCACGGGCACCCATTCTCCAGGGCATAGACCAGAGAGCGGGTCTGGCCGTGCTTGATCGCCGCCGATACGGTCTTGCGCGACCACGGACAGCCGTTGGCGCGCAAATACTCTAGGCACTTGACGCTGTCGGCGGCTGCCGCGGCGGCACAGGCGCGCTCGTCCCACGGGCACCCGAGGGTTGCATGTAAGAACGACAGGCAGTCGACGTGGCCACCGCCGGCTGCGGCTTGGCACGCGCGGGCGTCCATCGGAAAGCCGCGCGCGCAGAGGTACTCGATGCACGCCAGGTGACCTCCGGCGGCGGCCACGGCCACAGAGTTGTCGCCCTCGCGCGGCCCAGCGGCGGTCACAACACGCAGGCAGTCCAACCGACCGAGACGCGCCGCAGCGTGCGTCTCGTTTTTGGCCATGATCCACGAGAGGACGCCGGTGTGGCCGTGGCAGATGGCCGCATGCAACATCTCGCCGAGCCCGTGTCGCGACGGAATCGGATGATACGTCGATAGGATGTCGAGGCACTCGACGCTGCCCAATCTCGCGGCACCCTTCCACGTGTACGTGCTCACGCCAGAACCGCAGACGCCCAGCAGGTAGGCGAGACACGCAGCGCGACCGCCCCGCAGGGCATGGTCTGCCGCGTAGACGGTCGTGTTGCATCCGTTTTCACAGGCAAATGCCAGGCAGTCCACGTGACCGCCGGCTGCGGCGGCGTAGACGGTCCATTTGGTCCACGCGCACCCATTCTCGTGCGCATAGACAAGGCAGTCCAAATGGCCGCCAGCGGCGGCGGCCTTGGTCGCGCTCTTGTCCCACGCACAGCCGTTGACGTGCGCACATTCGAGACAGTCGAGATGGCCCGCCGCAGCGGCGGCCGTCGCCACGGCACTGTTTTCTGTGCAGTCGTCGCCATTGTCGCCGAGTCCACAAGCCGCGTACAGGCGCCGCATGGCCTCGACGTGCCCGCCCGACGCGGCAACCTCTAGCGCCCTAGGCGGAATAAGGCATCCGTTTGCAAGCACGTAATCGAGACAGGCTAGGTGGCCACCGGCCGCTGTGCAGACAATGACTTTGGGAGTTTTCCATGCGCGACAGTGGGCGTCTATCCAGTGCAGGGCGTCGAGGCGACCGTTGGCGCCCGCCGCCCTGGCTGCGCGTCGCATCTGACCTCGGGTGCCCGCGCGCAAATAGGCGAGGCACTCCAGGTGCCCGGCCGTCGCAGCCGCGACTCTGAGGCGCCGACGACTGGTCGACGCATCGGTGCATGCCCAGTGCTCCACCGTGCGCGCATACGACACGAGCGCGTGCCAGCGCCGGTCCACGAGCGACAGCCCTGCCGTTGCCTCGATGCAGCCGACATGGTCCAAGATGCGCGTGAGGATTTCGTTGGGCACGTCGTCGATCGTCACGACATTGGCCTCTGCGGCCTGGCGCGTCTCGTCCGTCCTCTCTTCCTTTTTTTTCTAGATTCGGGCGGCGTCCTCTTGTCTTGGTGCTGTGTCGGGGATCTTTCGGTTCCTCTACTCGCACATGCATTTTTTTGAATCTCTGCTCCAGTTTGATGGGGACACGCCCCAATGCCGCGGGCCCGGATCGCCACAAAGAGGCAGTGGCAGTACCCGCCGACCGGTTAGCCGACGACTAAAATACGGGATTTGTGCAATTTTTTGATTTATATGATTTTTGATTGGACAATTTGGTGTAGATCAGACGGCGGCCAACCGATCCGCAAGCGCCGGACAGTGGGCAGCCTGCCCGTCGCCAGCCGGGCCTCGAACTTTCTGCCCACGAAAAAAAAAGAACCTAGCGGTCCATGAGACCCATGCGCGTGCTGTCCTTTCTTTTTCATTTTTTGCCCGTTGACCGGTGGACCGCCGTCTCGCCAGTCGCCTTGCACCGCCCAACGATTTGCGGCAAAACTCAGATTTTTTATTTTGTGTGTTTTCCTGCGCGCTCGTTGTTCTTTAACCAATCGGAAAAAAGACAAGGGCACCAAAACAAACCAGCGGTGGTCGGTGGTCGTCGCCCGGGGCGCGAACAACCGCTGGGCCTTTTCGACTTTTTTTTTCCGCTGCCGTTGGCCGCGCCGCACAAAAAAGGGGGATCGCCAAAAAACCGACACCGAGGAGGCACCGGAAAAAAGCGCGCGGGCGCTACAACGACCACCCGACGCAGGAACCGACAAAGAACCAAAAAATCGGGCATTTGGGCCAAAACAACCCACAAGGCATGGCGACAATCCCGACACATTCGGATGCGTGCCGAGTGGATCTGACGGCCGACGTGCCCGAAGAGATTATGGCCGACGTGCTCTCGGTGCGCTTTATGCGTCCGAGCGTCGTTGCCCTAGCGTGTCTCGTGTGTCGTCGTTGGGCGCGCGTCGGTGGCGACGTGCTTGCGCGCGAGCGGCGCCGCATGGCGGCCGAAGCGTGCCAACCCGGCGGCCTCTGCGCCCATCAGTGGGCGGCCACAGCGGCATTGGCCAGCGCGCTGACCGACGATAATGTGGGCGCGCTGTTGCGCGTGCTGGACACGGACATCATTGGGCCCGATGACCTGATCGACCCGCACGGCTGGAACCGGCTCAAGATGGAGACTACGACGCCCCAACTCGCCTCGGTTTCAGTGCACGACGGCGAAGCCCTTTTTGACTGGTTTGCCTTGTCCGACATGGGCGATGGTGACATTGCCTTTACGTCGCTCGTGATGACGCCGCTGGTCATGGCCTTTGCCTATGGCGCTCCGCGGTGCGCGCGCGTCTTGATCGACCGCGGCGCACGTCCAATGCCGCACGTCGACGCTCTCGTGACCTTTCTCATCCACCGGTTTGCGTGCCGCGAGGCGCGCGTCGTGCAGCCTCTACCCGGCCACCGCTGGTACGCTGCCAACGTCACCATCGCACCGCTTCGACCCGACCAGCCGAGCCTCGTGGACGTGCTCGCCATGGTGCTCGAAACCTTTCCGCGCGGTCCACGTGCTCCGTTGGGCATCGTGCCGCCGCTCAAGGCGCTCGTCATGGCCGTCAGCGGGCGCCTGGACGAGGAGTTGGGCGCGACCGATATCGACCAGAGCGGCATGACGCGCGACGCCACCCAACTCGCGCGCCTCTTGATGGAGGCCGGCTACAACCCGCGCACGTCCTGGCGGTGCCGCGGGCCTCGCGAGATGACGCGCATGCTCGTCGGCTGTCCTATCGGCTTGGCCCCGGTTCCGCCACAAGAGGCCACGCGCCTTGACGCTCTGGAAAAATTGGTCTCAGAGACGCCGTACGATGCCGCAGCCTGGGCCGCCGACGACTTGCGCTCCCGGCGCGGTCTGGCGTCAGACGCCCTCGACGCGCTCGCCGAGGTGTATGCCGGTCGTCCGGCGCCTCTCACGGCAGCGAGCCGAGACAAGGCGGCCGACATCCCATAACAATACAACCTTTTTCCCCCAATCGACGGTTTTTTCAGCAATTAAAAAAAAAGAGTGCAAATGCACCGGTCTCGCCCTTTTATTTCCTCGTGTCGTCATCTTCTTTTTTTTTATATCAAACAAAAAAATCCGGTTGCTCTTTCGCCCTTTTTTTTGTTTTTACAAAAAAAGGGTTGGGTCTTTGGGGCCCCTGCGCAAGAGATTGTGCGGTTTTGGCCGTGTTGCCTTGCGCACGCTTTCGCCGCCCCACCAACGCCGCGCCGACTTTGCGTCGCCAAACAACTTTTTCTCCCCTTTTTTTACGGAAGAGAATAGGGGGACGAGGAAAGTGCACGGCGCACGCAGCGAGGACGTGGCTCGATGTGCGCTCGCGATGTGCAACGGATTGCTGGCGGGACCGAGGGACGGCACACGGGAGAGGGCTCGCGCGCAGAGGGGGCCCACGCCACACAGCACCGGCATGTTTGGAGATTTTGCCTTGACTTCGTCTTTTTTTTTCACTTTGTAGCGCCAAAAAAGGAAATCGCGGTATTTTTCCGGTTTGCGAGGTGCGACAACCGTTGCCGCGTGCTTGACTTTGCGCCGAGGTCGAACGCACCAACCGATCGGCTAGAGAGCGCTGATAGGTCCAAGCACGGGTCGCCGATCTGTCCTGCCATAGGTCGATGTCATAGCAACCCGGCATAAATAGCACACACTCGCCTCCATTCTGACCAACAAGTTTGTCCAGCACACACACACGCGCGCGCCCTGTCGACGACCTCGCCCGACGACAACAGCAGCACCATCGAGAACTGACTGCCTCGAAAAAAAAGCCTGCCGCCGCGCTCACCCGCACAAAGATCTGCCCGCCGATCGACATGACCACCAAAACCAAAATTCGACCGACCGCGAGTGCAGGCACATTGTCGGCGATAGTCATCGTGGCCGCGCTGGCCGTCGTGGCCGTCATGAGCACCGGTGCCGCGGCGCTGGCGCCCAACCTCGAGTGCCCGGTGTCGCCCTCATACCCGAAAAACTATTTCAGGAACAACCTGCCGGCGCAGCACGGCTACATGGGCACCACGGCCCTCGAGGCCTATGTCCAAATGGACGTCACGGGCGACTTTGACCTGGTCAAGGTGGGCAACTTTACGGGCATCTACGTGCGCTACTACTCGCGCAACCAGCGCCGCCCGATCGACGAATACTATATCAACGTCGACGGCACGCCGGTCAAGGTCATCGAGATCACGACGACGCCGCTCGGCGACGCCGGCCAGTTTTGCCTCAACTTTGATCCGCCCACCGACGTGTCCGAGCACGTCGAGGGCGTGTCGCTCAACGACAAGTTCTTCTTCAACGCCTACTACAACAAGACGGCCAAGGGTGCGCGCTTTGGCGAAATCACCCGGACCGAGTTTTTCAACTTTGCGCGCAACGGCGTCGACTCGCTCAACATCCTGACCGTGCTCGACAATGAGCACGCCGGCGTCGAGTCGATGACCTTTTTCAAGTTTCACCGCACGTCGAGGCACGTCGTCGAGCGGTGCGAGGAGACCGACGAGGTCAAGGCCATCGACGGCGTTGCCACCCGGTCGGTGCACGACTATGCGCAGACCTTTGAACTGGGCAACGGCATGCGCGTGCCGCTCGACGTCATCGCGCCCGCCTACCGGGCCTTTTTCAGTGGCGCTACCGCCGCCGCTACCGCTGCCTAGGCGGCGCTAGCCGTTCGCGTGCGCATGCGAGCCCTTTCTCTTTCGCATCGTGTATTCTTTTTCTGTCTCTTCCTGCCCCCATCGCACACACGAAAAAAAATCCGGGAAGAAACCGCCTCTTTTTTTGTACGGTTGATGTGTTTTCGTTGTTGCCCTTTTTTTGTTTTGCTATCGCGTGTCCCGACGGCCCCCGCTTTTTTGTCTGGTTTGTCGCTGTCGTCGAGCGAGCCAATGGCGTTGCGGTCTCTTTTTGCGACGGGGCCATTTTCTGCGGGCGCCACCAAATGCAATGTATTTTTGGTCCAGAGCGAAAAAAAAACAGAAAAACAAAAAGAGGGAGACCCGAGGAGGCCGCCCGCTCTGCGCCGCCGAGAGGAGCGCCAAAAAAAGATCGCCGACGGTCGACAAAAACAGGCGGGCAGCGCCTTTTTGCGCAGACAAAAAAAGCGAGAACAGACAAAAAAAAGAACCGCGGCGGGTCATGCGGATGCGGCGGTCACGCCGGTCGAGCGACGGCGACCGGACCGCTTTGGTCAAAGACCGATCGATGGGCGACTGTGCGCGAATCCATGGCGATGACAGCGAAAACAACAGCAACGGCAGAGACAATAGCGATACGACGAGCACCGACACACAAACAAACAAGACAGGGGCCGACCGCACGTGCCGCCTGACGTGGCCCGCATCGTGGTGTGCCGCTGTGCGGTCCCGCATGCGCCGCCGCCGTCCCTTGAGCGACGACGACGTCCACACCACAGGGCTACTCGACAAGGGTGTCGTTCATGCACAAGACGGGCGCTGTCACGGCTTGGCGGCGGATTCGGAGCCGATGCCACAGACCCACGTTGAACTTTTTGGGCAGGAGCACGACGGATGGCGACGGGTCTATGCCGATGTCTATGGCGTTGATGCCGAGTCGGGCGACCCGCTGGATCACGCCATCCTCCGGCGTATCGGTGCCTCGTGGCGCTTTCTGTGGGAGTGTCGGCGGCCCATCGCCGAGGCACCGCACACCCCGGGCACCACCGTCCAGGGTCAGTGTCTGCTGCCCAACGGCGACCTCGTCCGTGGTGCCTTTTTCGTGCGCCGCCTCCCGTTGGGACCCGACACGACGGCGTCGGCAGTAGGGCTGCTCGGCTCCGCGACATTTGGCGCCGGACGCCGTCATGCTTGCGATCCCGTTCTGGCCGTCGCAGACTCTAGCGACACATCACCTCTTGGCCCATCCTTGGCGGGCGTGGACGACGACGGCACGCCCATGCAGATCAACAACACCGACGGTCATCGATGCCGACAACAGGACGAGGACAATGACGTAACCGCTGATTGTCCCGGCGGGGATGATATTAATAGTGATGGTCATAATGACGGCGGCGATGACGGTGTTGTTGACGGCGCCGACCACAATCAACACCCGCGAGTGGTCTGCGCGCGCATCGTATGCCCCGTGCGCCGCGACCCAAACAGTGACGACGACGACAATGACCATAATGACGACGAGGCCGTCGCCGGAGCAGGCCATACCTTTTGCTGCACCGACGTCGCATCGAACCCAGACGTCGATAAACGGCGCGCCTGCAACAACGTGGTACTCGTGCCGCACGGTCACGCCGCGGCGGTCGGCATCGACGGGTCTCTGGTCGAGGGCGCCTTTTGCATGGGCCTCCTCCATGGACACGCGCGCACCGTCGACACGCGCGGCGAGATCTTTGGCCGCTGGCGCCACGGGCGTCTCCACGGGCGCGCTGTGGCAACGACACCCGAGGGCTGGTTCGTGTGCGCTACATGGCGCGACGGCCGCCTCGTTGGGGACTACTTTGCCCAGTCGTCAGAGGGGCAACAGTTTCGGTGCGCCACATGCCCAGACGGACGCTTTGATGGGCGCTGCCGTCGGGGATACGCCTGCGGCGACTGGGCCATCGAACAGTGGACCGACGGTGCCTTTGTCGGCATTGAGCGGTTCCGCATCGCGCCCGTCGCCGACGTGGACGACCTGGCTGAAGGCGCCCTCTTGGCCGACTGCTTGTGGACGTGCGACCGGGTGCGGGGAGGCAGTGGCGCGCGCTACGACGGCTACATCTACCATCCGACCGACCCGGCCTCGCCCGAGTTTGCCCTCTTTTACGCCTACATGGCGTCCGAGGCGTCCGAGCGCGCCTTTACCCCCGGCCAGCGCGAGGCCTTTATGTGGGCCATGTGGATGGCGCAGCGGCGGGCTGCCTCCAAACTGCCCGCGTGACATTGCGCTTGCGACAATCAATCAGGCGCCGCCCGTTGTCTGATTTTTTTTGGCGCATGTTGGCGCGTAGGCCCATCGCGCAGACAGGCACGAAAAAGGTGTCTGGGCGTACAATCAAAGTTTTTGCTTGTGCTCGTCGGTCGAGCCTCGGCCGACGATTGCGCCGCTTCGACATGCTCGCAGCAGTGACCGATTTCTTTTTTGTTTGATGATAAAATAAAAAAGAAGACAATGCGATCAAAAAATGTTTGCAAAGCGGAGCAGAAAAAGAAACAAGGCGACAGAGGCGAATGGAAATTGATTTTTTTGGGTTTTATCCTCGTCGGTTCTCTCTGCAGGCACGCAACAAGGTCCGTCTGGTCATTTTTGTTGGCGCCGCCAGCAGCAGGCAGTCTCGACAGCGCCGCCACGGCACCCATTCCGGCCTGCAAACAGCAGATCAAAAAAAAGTCGCGGTCTGCGCTCGATGCACCAAAAAAAGTCAAAAAAAAGGGCCTCACAGCAAAAGGCGACCGGTTGTCGTCACCCGCGCCGTTGCAACCGCGCGTCTGTTGCCTTTTCAAATTTCTGATTGCCTGCGCGCTTTGTCTTTCTGTTTTTTTTTTGGATTTTGTGAAGGTGTCCCCATTCGGACGAAACCCTGGGGCTCTGGCGATGGCGGCCGCTCGCTCGGCTTTTTAGCGTGTAAAATGAAAAAAAAGTGTCCGCTGCAAAGTCGGGCAGAGCAGCGACTGGTCAATGCGCGCGCGATGCGGACAAGACAAACAAAGAACCCAAAAAAACAAAAGAACCTGATCGCGTGGCGAAAGAAAAAAAGGACCATCGGCACAAAAGCACAACATCTCGCCTGCGCGCACCCACAAGAACAAAAAATGGACAAAAGGGCGCTTTTGGATCGCTTTCTGCCTCTGCCTGAACCACGCATCCGCAAGGGCCTGTTGGTCACCAACAACCCGCATCACAGGCCGTGTGCGGCGGGCAGTGCCATAGGGCCATGGGCAATCATGCGCCTCAACCATGACGACGACTCGGTGGCGGACCGCGTCGCCCAATGCCTCACCGTCAACTATCCCTCGCCCGCCGCCGAGCACGAGCGCGCCCTCTGGGAGGACAGATGCGAGCGCTACTGGTACGCGAGCGCTCGCGCCGATCCCCATCTGTTTGCGCTCCACATGGAAAACATCCGAGCGAGGCGACGCCTGCCCACAATGTACCGCAACATGCCGATCGCACGCGCGCGTCAGTGGCAACATGAGATCGCCGACCAACGCATAGTGCTCTCGCTGTCGTTGTCGACAAAAAAGAAAAACCTTTTTCTTTACCCTATCTATTTTTGATGGCGCATTCCGGCCACCGCCGCATTTCGCCAGACAACAAGCATGAAAAGTAAAGGCCACTCGCAAGGGAATCCAATGTTTTTGGTCTTGCTGCTGTCGCATCGGAAAAAAAAGGATGGGAGAAAGAAAAGATCTCGGTGGTTGTGCTAATGGGGGGGGGGCAAAGAGAGGTCCATCGGCACAGAGTCAAAAGGGCGGCAGCGCAAGAATACAGAGGTCATGCCGTGTCCATGGCGTCGGGCGACCGTGCGAGGCGCTCACAGAGCATCCGTCGGAATTGGTCCTCGGCGGCACATTCGCCGTCGACGCCGCATTCAGGACTCGGGGACACCCGACGGACAATGTCGTCGGCCGTGCACAGGTAAGGCGCACACTGGGCCAGGGTCTCCAGTGCGGCCAAGGGAATGTGTCCATTCTGACACAGAACGACCAGGCGCGTCGGCCACGACATGGCCATGAGCCGGTCGCCAAAGTGCACGACGATGCGCCTGATAGCGCGGCGGTCGCCGGCGTCCAGCGAGACGGCCAGCGCGTAGCGGACGTCAATGTCGTCGTGCCGGTGCTCGGCGACAATCCGACGGAAAAGGTCGTCGTTTGTGAGACCAGCAGCATCTCGCAGCGTGGTCCAGTGTGTGCAGACGTCGGGGCAATGGGCAAACAAGGCGTCCATGTCCATCGGTTCGCACGATATGTCTATGCACGACGTGTCGGCCTCGCAGCACCAAGTGCCGCCTCGGCATACGCCAATGTCCTTTCTGTCGCGCAACAGACGGACAATGTCGGGGCGATTGTCGACGACGGCCGTGCGCATGGCCATGCGTGGGCACGCCCCGGCGCAGTGGTCACACAGAAAGGCCACAATGTCGTCGCAGTCCAATTGGACGGCGCGGACGATCGCGAGGGGGTCGACCTTTATGCCGAGGCCATTACACACAAACTGTACGACGTCGAGGCGGCGCGACTGTGCTGCGCTCGCCACGAGATCGCCCGGCCATGGACCGTAGCCGCGTTGGGCAAGAAGGCCCAGTACGCCCATGTTGCCGCGACGTGCCGCGTCTCTCACGTGGTCCCACTGGACGACAGAGATGGGTCCGCGGTCGGTGCCGTCGTCGCTGTCGAGAAAAACGCGCAAGAGGTCGACGTCGTCTGATTCCATGATGCGACTGACGCATCTGCGTCGGTCGATGTGGCCTTTGCAGTGGGCCAGCGCAAAGGCAAACACGTCGGCGATGGACGCGCCATCGAGGCATTGAGGATGAGGGAGATCCAATGTCGCAAAGATCCAGGCGATGGCAGCGGCGCCCGCCAGGTCGCCTCCCTCGGTGAACCACTGGGCGACTGCCGCGACGAGTTGTCCAGGTGTGGCAACATTGTCCCACATGGCGCGCGCCATGTTGATGGCTCTGCCGGGTGGCACCACATACTCGGGACGGCGCTTCATCAACGCCTCTGCTCCGATGCGTAAAGGGGCCCGCTGCAACAGTGCTGGATCGTCGACGCGAGCCGCGACGGCAAGGGGCAGACAACCGAGCGCGACATGTCGGTTGCAGGTTCGGTCGGCGCACACGGCAGCGATCGCACCCTCTAGGCGCGCGCGCACGTCTGGTATATCGGCAGCGCGCTGGGCCACTTGCAGGGCAACCAACATCGCACCGGAATCCAATGTGCCATGGCCGACGGCCAACAGGGCAAAATGGGCGTTGCGCGATCGGTGCATGGGATCGTCCGCCGCATGTAAAGAGAGGTCGCGCATGCGGCCCCACGTCATCGCGCCCAGGCGCTCCATGGCAAAGACAAAGGCATCCGTGCGGTTCTCAGAAATGGCTGCGCTCGCCACACACATCATATCGCCATGGGGCGAGGCTGCGTCGAGGAGACGCAAGAGGTCGACGCGGCCCAGTCGTGCCGCCTCGATAAAAGCCCGCCTAGAGACGCGGTAGCCTTTGTCCAAAAGAAATTTGACGGTCGCCGTTGATCCCGACTTGACCGCGGCGGCAAGGATGCGCGGGCCGCATGCGACTGCGCCGTGGGCGATGGCGGGGCGATGCGTAACGTCCGCATGCTCGTGCAGCCAGCGCACATTGCCGACGCGACCGGCAGACGCCGCTGCATGGATGGCCGCCGAGTCGAAAACGACTCTGCGCGTGCGTCGAAAATGGTCGAGGCCGTCGGGCGAGAGACGGCGCGCCGCGACCGCGGCCGAGCGACATCGACGACATTGGCGCTCCAGCACGTCGGCGCGCGAGCAGACGGAAAACAGGCGCGCGGCGCAGAGGCATGCCACAAAGTCTCGATCATCAACGACGGCCCAAAGGACGTGGGAAATGATCTCGCCTGGCAAAGTCTCCATATGGGTTGCTGCCACCGCCGCCGTGCCGATGCTCCCTGCTTGCAAGCGGTCAAAGAAAAAAAAAAGGGGGAAACCAAGCCCAGACGAAAGAAGCAAAAGGCGCATGCGCGCCGGCGGCCGCAGTGGAAACGTAGGCGCGGCCCGCCAATGGCACCCCCGCCCAGTCTGTGTGTCTGTCTGACCAACAGCGACGCGCGCACCGCAACAAATCATATCCTAAAAATCGAAAAAAAAAAGAATTCTTTTCGGATTCGGTCCCTCGTGGGTGCGGAAAAAGGGATCACCACGGGCCGTCCACCCCCCCCCCAGTCTCAAGGCGCCAATCGCCCTTTTGCGTGCGCGTGGATGTGTGCTCTTGTTGCTGCTGCCAAATGAGACGCGGGGCTAGAGCACACGCGGTGGGCATCGCGTGGGAGAGAGAGGGCACGACACACAGGAAAAAAAAAGGAGACCCCACGCCGGAAAGGGCCAAAAATAGGCGCACAAGGCCGACCGCCACATTTTGACACCAATGCACCGACCCGACAACGCCACGGCGATGCTGCTTCTGTTGGCAGCAGCCTCGATGCTGTGTTGCCTGGCGCCCGTAACCAGTGCCTACCACTACACGGTCTTTGTGCACGAATCGCGCACGTGGTCGGCGCCGGCCAACGCCACCAACGTAACGGTCGCGCTCTGGGGCGGCGGCGGCGCCTCGGCGGTCAATATCTATTGCGGCGCGGGAGGCGGCAGCGGTGCCGCCATCGTCGGCCGGTCGACTGGCAGCGACACGTGGGGCCTGCCCATCCAAGAGGTCCAATGGACAATCACCGTCGGACAGGGCGGAGCGCCCCTTGACACTGGCGAGGACGATCCCATCTACAGCAGCGGCACGGCAGGCGATGGCGGCGCGACGATCATAGTGGCCACGGGCCCCGACGATGCCGAATTGTTCCGCGCGGCGGCCTATGGCGGCGGAGGCGCCAAAATCACGGGTGGCGCCGAGGCCCGCGCATGCCAAGGGGGAGGCGGCGGCGGCCAGGCATCGTCGGCCGTCGGTCCAGTGCCCGGCGGTGGCACCCCGATGGGCGGCGTGGACAACAACCCGGTGGGTCCGCCCACCGAGGGCGCCATGGTGGGCGACGTCAAGGCTGGCGGCGCCGGCGCCGGGTACGGCTCTGTCGACGGCGATTTTGGCCAGCCCTTTAACTGGGGCGCCGGCTGGACATCGCCCGGACGATCGTGGGGCGGCGGCTCGGGCCATCTCACCGTGGCGTGCTACGGGTGGGGCGGCGCAGCCGGATTCAACGGCAACGGCGGCAACGCCGTCTACACCAGCGCGACTCGTCCGGCGCCCAACAGCGGTTCGGGTTCCGGCTCGGCCATAACGTGCACCAACGGCTTTGTCTACCAGGCAGGCGACGTTTCGGGCGCCGCTGGCGGTGCCGTGATCGAGTATGACCATCCGGCGGCGCCCTCACCTTCGACCACACCCACGCCGTCGATCACGCCGTCGAGGTCGCCCACGCCGTCGAGGACGCCCTCGATATCGCCCACGCCGTCGGCGCAACCCTTGTCGCAGTTGGTCACCTTGGTGTCGCCCATTAGCGGCAAACAGTTGACGCCGCAGGACGACGGGAGCGTGGCCTCGCTCTGGGTCGGTGCGACCTACAAGGAAAAGTGGATCGTCGCCCGTCTGTCCAACGGCAAGTACACCTTTAGGGGGTTCAACGACCGGTATCTCGGGGCCAATCCAGGCGGATGGGTCCGCGCCGACGCCACCGTGGTCGGTTCCTGGGAGCAGTGGGAGGTCTTGATCAACGCTGGCAACCAGTGGACCCTCAAGAGCGCCCACGGGACCTACATGGGCACCACTGCCGCCGGTGTCGTCTACCTCAACAACAATGCCGACCTCTACTGGACCAAGTCGACGGCCTAGGCGCACAGGCTGCTCGCGGCCGCTTCGTCGGCGCCGTCGTGATTGCGCGCAAACATGATGGAGAGCGCCGCGCCATAAAGAGAGACGACGGCAAATTTATTCTTCGTCTTGTTTTTCTCAAAAAAAAAAAAGATCACGCGCAACACCGCCCAGCCGCGACGGGCTGCGCGCTCGCGCAGCGTGCCAATAGGAAAAATAAGTTTTTTCTTTTTTTTCTCTAGGGGAGCGCGCACAGCAACAAAGAAGGGAGGCCGACGAGGGGGCGCGTCCGGCAGGCCCGAGTCTCTGTAGCCTTTTTTGTTGCGACCCTCTGGCGCCTTTTTACATTTTCTTTTGCGTCTTTTTGCACTCTGCGCAAAAATCAGCCACCCAGCCTGCGCGCAAAAAAATGCAGCACAAGCGAGGTGCGCGCGTGTCCTTTTTGTGACATGCAAAGACAAAAACGCACAAACCCGCGCAAACCGCGCTCTTGTTTTGTTGTACTTTCTCGTGATGTGTTGCACGCGCCCTCGGCAGCGGTCCATCGAGGCCGCACGGGCGACGCCATCCGTGCGGTCTCGACGGCCGAGGCGCCATTTTCAGGGCGGGATGTAGAAACCGCCCGCGAGCGCTCTCGTCCTCGCCCACATCGCCCGCAACCCACGGTGACGGCGTCCTTTTTGCACGACTTTTAGCGATAAAAACCACCGAGGAAAAACGAAAATGCACGGACGACGGCCCGAATATGCGGCAATGTTCCTCCTGTTGGCGTGGTGCATTGTGGCACCCGCCGCCGTCGACGCCTACCGCTACAGTGTGCCCCTAACGGGGTCGCAGATGTGGACGGCACCGGCCGGCGCCTCCAACGTGGCGGTCACGCTATGGGGAGGCGGCGGCGGCGCGTCGACGTCGATCGTGTGCGGGGCCAGCGGCGGCAGCGGCGCCGCCATCATCGGGCGGTCGACCGGCAGCAACGCGTGGGACGTGCCTGTCGAGTCTGTCCAGTGGTCGGTGACCGTGGGAGCCGGCGGCGCCGGCGCGCCCACGACCTTTTCCACCGAATTCTATGGCGCCGTGGCGGGCGACGGCGGCGAGACGGTGGTGGTGGCAACGGCGCCCAACGGCACCGAGTTGTTCCGCGCCGTGGCCTATGGCGGCGGCGGCGCCAAGTCTACAGGGTTCAACAGTGCCCGCGCGTGCCAGGGCGGAGGCGGAGGCGGCCAGGCATCGTCGGCGTCGGGCCCCGCGCCCGGCAGCGGCGTGCCGTCGGGCGGCGTCGACAACAACCCGACGGGTCCGCCCACCGAGGGCGCCACGGTAGGCGACGTCAAGGCCGGCGGCGCCGGTGCCGGCTACGGATTCGTCGGAGGCAACACGCTGAACCCGTTTGGCCGCGGCGCCAACTGGAACTCGCCCGGTCGCACGTGGGTGGGCGGCGAGAGCAGCGCTACGACGGCCTGTTTCGCGTGGGGCGGCGCCGCCGGGTTCAACGGCGACGGCGGGTGGAGGCAAGACTATGTCGCGCGGTACCCCGCGGCCAACAGCGGCTCGGGCGGCGGCTCGGCCATGATATGCAACTCGGGCAACAGTTATGCCAGCAAATACTATAACGACGCGTCCGGCGCGTCGGGCGGCGCCGTCATCGAGTACGACCATCCGGTGGGGCCGACGCCCTCGCCGTCGCCCAGCCCGTCGGGCCAGTTGATCACGTTGGTGTCGCCCATCAGCGGCAGGCAACTGACGGCGCAGGACAACTTTAACGTGGCGTCGCTGTGGTACGGCGCCTCGCCCAAGGAAAAGTGGATCGCCGCCCGGCTCCCCAGCGGCAAGTACACCTTCAAGTCCTTTGCCGGGCGGTACCTTGGGGCCCATCCGGGCGGATGGGTGCGTGCCGAGGCCACCGCGGCTGACTCGTGGGAGCAGTGGGATGTCTCGGTCACCGCCGGCAACCGGTGGACCTTGAAGAGCACACACGGCACCTACATGGGCACGACGGCTGCCGGCGTCGTCTACCTCAACGACAACGCCGACCTCTATTGGACCAAGACCGCTGTCTAGGCGTCCGCTTGGCCGACCGAGCCCATGCGGTCGCCGCTGATAAACAAGAGATTAAAAAAAAGACAATAAAATCATACTTTTCTCTCTTTGCGCTACGAATCGCGACGCTGTCGTCAGCGCTCGCCGTCCAGGCTTTTTGTGCGTGTCGTTGTTTTTTTGTTTCGATTTTTCGGCGCCATTGCGAGCGCGTGCGCGCGCCAACCCACAGAGCGATTCGGTCGGTTTCCTTGCTCCTTTTTTGGTCCTGGCAAGCAAACATCCAAATCATCCGCGTGGGAGAGTCAACGACAGATCACCGCATTTTTGTGTTGCCTCTACAGATGCCGACCACGGCGTCGTCCCGCCTATGGTTGTCTGCGGCTACACGAGGTCCCCTTTTTAGTAGCGCGTGCAGGGCGCCAGGCCTTCTTCCCAGCGGCGTAGATTCGCGGTGGTGGCAACCGGGCCCACAAGGCACACCCGATCGGGGGCCACCCGCGACCAACACGACCCCTGATCAGTCCTTTTTTCGCGTGCCCCAGCGACCCAACCAGAAAGTGGGATTCAAAAAACAACGGACAAACACGAAAACAGTTTGCCGTCGGTGGGTTCCCTGCCCATCGCACGGCCAAAAAGAGAGAGAGCACGACGGACCAGCACAAATCGCAAAGGCAGTGTGGATCGAATTAGCGACGCGCATTTGCGCGCCAAAAAGAATGACGGAAAAAACCAAAAAGACAGTGTCGACCGGCAAATCCCGACTGTTGGCGATCAGAGGACCACGCTCTTGACAAAAAAAAAAGGCAAAATGGAGACCAGTTGGAAAATGCGCGCTGCATCCTGTGACCCGATCACGTCAGCCGCGCCACCGACATGGGAGACGCTGCCGGTGGAAATGCGCCGAAACATCATAGTTCCGTGGCTGGCAGACAGCGACGTGGGCGCGTGCCTGCTCGCCGCGTCGTGCTTTCACGTTCTCACGGTCTACGATATCGACGGCCGACGCTACGCACACGCCACGGTCAAGGGCATGTGTGCGGCGGGCGACCTGCGCGGTCTCGAATACACGCTGTCGAGTCAAAAAGCGCCGGAATGCGTGGATTGGGCCATGTGCATGCACGAGGCCGCGGTCCGTGGTCACCCGCGCGTGATCGCGTGGATCGCCGACCGCGTCGGGCCGCCGTCGGGAGTCTCTGATTGGGTGCGCGTGTATGCCGTCGCCACAGGTCCGGAACCACTCCTGCGTCCGGTGGCGACGGCGCGCGCCATCTCTGCCGCCATCCTCAAACAAAAGGATTCGTCGCGCGCGACATGGGCCTTTACGCGTCTGGCCAAACTGTGGACACATGCAACCCCGGACGCGCGTGCCGCCGCGATGGCCGCCTCGCGGCAGGGCGACATATGGCCCGATGCGGTAAACCACCTCATGGATTGCATCACCCTCACCCTGCCAGACACCTCTCGCATCGATGACCGCGCGCGTGCATTGGCCGACAATGCCGCGAGGGAAAGCAGAGAGGAGCGTCAGTGCCGGGCACGTGGCGACGCGGCCGGCCCCGCACGTCGCGCCAAAACCCTAAAAGCGCTCGACATGGTGTCCGTTTGCAACGTGCTCGTCGCCGACGGCCGCCTCGACGAGGCAGTAGATTTGGTCACCAATCCGACCGCCCGTGGCAGTCTCTGGGCGCACGAGGCAGCGAACGTCGTGATCTGCGTGGTAGAAGCCTGCGCGCTGGCCGGCCGTACATCGCTCGTCTTTGCCATGTGCGACGTCATCGACAATTGCAACCTGCTCTATGGCCCCGACGAGCAGACCGCCGCGATGCGCGGCGCCGCACGGGGCGGCCACCTCGCGCTGCTCGATTCCCTCGTGGCGCGATGGCCGTATATGGCCAAACGGGCCCAAGATGTCGTGGCCCATGCGGTCGACGGCGGTCATGTCGATTGTGTGCGGTGGTTGTGCGAGCGCGGGTTTACCACGGCCACGCGCGCCGTATGGTGTCGGACGCGAGTGGATTATGTGTCGGCCCTGACGCTCGCCCTGACGGCGCGCCGCCGCGATATGGTCGCAGTGCTGATAAAGGCCGTCGACGCCCACGAGGCCATTTGGCAGGCCTTGGACGACGCCGTGGCTGCCGGCGACCTCCCTATCGCCCGACGACTTTGCGCACTGGTCGCAGGATGACGTCGCTGAACCCACTCAGTCGCCCTCTTCCCCCGCCCCACATTGTCGTTGCCCTATTAAAAAAAGTGCGCCAGGCTTTTGTTTCAATCCCCCTTTTTTTCTCCTGTCGGGGGGGCGGGTTGTCGGCGCCTCCGTGATCGATGTAACCCCTTTCAAAAAAACAAAAAATGAACGACAAGGGAGCACAACCCAGCACATGATGCGAAAAAAAGAAACAGAAAAAAAAGAAAACGGTCGGTGGCGTGGCACGGGTTGGTTGTCGGCTGCACCCCGACTGGCGCGTGCCCGGCAACGCCCTCTTGTCTATTTATCTCTCGGTCTCTCTCTCTCGGTCTCTTTGTCGTGCGATCCCCTGACGGGGTTTCGTGCGCGTGTCGAGTCGAAACACGGCGATCGGTCCCGCAGGGGCACTCGATGCACAACCGCGCCGCCATCGGGCGCGACGAGGATATTCCCAAGGCATGGCGTCATTTAATGCGACGTCGACGGCTGCACGGCGGCCCGTGCCGCCATTTTCATATTTTTTTTTTCGTGGGGGCCGTGCGCGACCCTACGAGACAGAAGCCGCCACACGAGACCCGATCGCATCGCTGCCGTATGGAAAAAGAAGAAAAAAAAAGGCCATCATCCTGTGCGCAACCCTTGTTTGTTAATTTCTTTGGCGGTTATTTGCGTGCGCGCGCGCGGATGCTGGCGTGTGTGTTTTTTGGGCGGTGCGGCGTCGGCAGACGGCGTCCATCCGACAGGCGCCGCAATCCCGCGCCGCGCCTCGGAAAAGGCTCTGGCCCTCCAGTCCAAAAAGTCGTCCCACACAACACGTGACGCCGACTCGTTGCCGTCGGTCACAACAAAAGAGAAAAAAAGAGAAAAAGACACGAAAAAAGGTGGTCTGGTTCGGATGGCGAGAGGGTCCACCGCGATCATGCCGATCAAGTCTGCCCGTGCGACTGTTTTTCTGGCGCTGTGCTGCTTCTTGGCCGGCGCGGCCGACGCCTACCGGTACAGCGTCATGGTGGAGACGTCGCAGTTGTGGGCGGCGCCCGTCGGCGCCACCAACATCTCGGTGACGCTGTGGGGCGCCGGCGGCGGATCGTCGACCTCGCGCTACTGCGGTGCGAGCGGCGGGAGCGGGGCCGCGGTCATCGATCGGTCCAGCGGCAGCGACGCATGGGACGTGCCCGCGAGCGACGTCCAATGGACCATCGTCGTGGGCGAGGGCGGTGCGGGCCTGCCCAGCGGCATCGGGTATGAATACAGCGGCGGCACGGCGGGCGACGGCGGCGCGTCCGTGGTGGTGGCGACGGCGCCCAACGGCACCGAGTTGTTCCGTGCCGCGGCCTATGGCGGTGGCGGCGGCAAGTCCACGGGCATCGGCGAGGAACGCGCCTGTCAGGGCGGCGGCGGGGGAGGCGAGGCGTCGTCGGCCGTCGGCCCGGTGCCCGGCGGTGGTCAGCCCTCGGGCGGCGCCGACAACAACAGCGTGGGTCCGCCGGCGCAGGGCGCCATGGCGGGCGACGTCAAGGCCGGCGGTGCCGGTGCCGGCTACGGCTTTGAGATGGGCGACGTCTTTGCTCCGTTTACGCGCGGCGCCGACTGGGTGTCGCCGGGCCGCTCGTGGCCCGGCGGCCACGGCGACGCCACGACGGCCTGCTCGGCGTGGGGCGGCGCCGCCGGCTACAACGGCCACGGCGGGTGGCGGCAGGCGTCCACGCCCCAGTACCCACCGGCCAACAGCGGCTCGGGCGCCGGCTCGGCCACGGTGTGCGTCTTTGACCTCAGACCCAACAAATACTATGAAGACATGGCGGGTGCCGCCGGCGGCGTGATCATGGCCTACGACCACCCCGTGGGGCCCACGCCGTCGGCGTCTCCCTCGCGATCGGCCTCTCCGTCGCCCTCAAGGACGCCGTCGGTGTCGCCCACGCCGTCGGCGCAGCCCTGGTCGCAGTTGGTCACGCTGGTGTCGCCCATCAGCGGCCGCCAACTGACCCCACAGGACGACGGCAGCGTCAAGTCCCTGTGGGTTGGCGCCTCGTACAAGGAAAAATGGACTGTGGCGAGATTACCCAACGGCAAGTATACCTTTCGGGCATTCAACGGGCGCTATCTCGGGGCCAATCCGGGCGGATGGACGCGCGCCGACGCCACGGCGGTCGGTTCGTGGGAACAGTGGGACGTCTTGATCAATGACGGCAACCGGTGGACCCTCAAGAGCATTCATGGGACCTACATGGGTACCACCGCTGCCGGTGTCGTCTACCTCAACAGCAATGCCGACCTCTATTGGACCAAGACCGTCGTCTAGTCTGATTCTCGCACATTCAAACAAGATCTCTCTCTCTCTCTCAGTGTGCCTCTGCCGCCATTTCCAATTTTTCTCCCTGTACAAGGCAAGTCGGTATGATTTGAGGGGGGAGGTACGCGCGCGCTTGATTTGGCAGGGCAATTCGATGCGGGCGGCCCCACGCAGGGACAGAGGAAGCAAAGGACAGACCAAAGGCAAAGACGTAAAAAAAAGAGCCACACGCACGCCGCACGGGCGCGGAATATTGCTGGTTTTTTGGTTTGCGAACGATCCTTTGGACCTTCTTTTGGGGCAGATTGCGCAAGGGGTCACGGCCGGTTCTCTCCCCATCGTTGCTGCCGGGAAAAAAGAGCCAGCCCGCCCGGCACGGACACGATTTTATGTCCCCCCAGAGGGGGAAAAAAGAGAGAGAGAGAGAGAGAGAGAGAGAGACCAGCGACGCCCACACGCACCGCTCTGATCCGACGCTCGCCCAGACCGAAAGGAAAGAAAAAAACCCAAAAAGATTTGGCGATCGACGAAAAAGGAATGCAAAAGCAGGGGAATCGCGCGCAGGCGCGCTACAGTGGGGCCACGTGCCCGGCGGCCCTCTTGGTGGCCTGTTGCCTCTTGGCGACGGTCGCCGCAGGGAATGCCCACCGATACAGCGTGTTTGTTGGCACGTCGCAGTTGTGGGCGGCGCCCGTTGGGGCCACCAACATCTCGGTCACGTTGTGGGGCGGTGGCGGCGGTTCGGCCACCTCGCGCTACTGCGGTGCCGGCGGCGGCAGCGGCGCCGCGGTGATGGGTCGCCTGACCAACAGCGACGCGTGGGGCCTGGCCGCGAGCGACGTGCAGTGGAACGTGACCGTGGGCCAGGGAGGCGCCGGGTTGCCCGACGACCCCTACTATGTGTACGCTGCCGGGACGGCAGGCGACGGCGGTGCGTCCATGTTGACGGCGACGGCGCCCAACGGCACCCAACTGTTTCGTGCCGTGGCCTATGGCGGCGGCGGCGGCAAATCGGCCGGCAGCGGCCCGTCCGAAGTGTGCCAGGGAGGCGGCGGCGGAGGCCAAGCCTCGTCGGCCGTCGGCCCGATCCCCGGCGGAGGTCTGCCGTCGGGCGCCGCAGACGACAACCCCACGGCCGCGCCCACCCAGGGCGCCTTGGTGGGGGATGTCAAGGGCGGGAGCGCCGGCGCCGGCCGCGCGTTCGACACTGGCTCCAGCGCGCTCACCTTTGTAAACGGGGCCGGATGGACGTCGCCCGGTCGATCGTGGACGGGCGGTATCGGCTCGGCCTATGGCGGCTGTTATGCGTGGGGCGGTGCGGCAGGCTTTAACGGTGACGGCGGCCGCACCCAGACCAACTTTGCCCAGTACCCGCCGGCCAACAGCGGCTCGGGCGCCGGCTCGGCCACGGCGTGCGTCGTCGGCGACGTCGACGGGAAGCACTTTGTCGACATGGCTGGTGCCGCCGGTGGCGTTCTCGTCGAGTACGACCACCCGCTGGGACCCACGCCTACACGTTCGCCCACACCCTCAAGGACACCGTCGGCGTCGCCCACGCCGTCGGCGCAGCCGTGGACACAGTTGGTCACATTGGTGTCACCCATCAGCGGCCGCCAACTGACGCCGCAGGACGACGGCAGCGTGGCCTCGTTGTGGGTCGGCGCCACCTACAAGGAAAGGTGGACCGTCGCCCGCTTATCCAACGGCAAGTACACCTTTAAGGGCTTCAACAACCGCTACCTCGGGGCCAACCCTGGTGGATGGGTGCGCGCCGAGGCCACCGCGGTCGGTTCCTGGGAGCAGTGGGATGTCTTGATTAACCCTGGCAACCAGTGGACTTTGAAGAGCATTCATGGGACCTACATGGGCACGACCGCCGCCGGCGTCGTCTACCTCAACAGCAACGCCGACCTCTACTGGACCAAGACCATCGTCTAAACCGATCCACGCGACCACAGCAACAACAAAAGGGGTGTGTATCATTCGGGCTCACAAGGACCAATCGCACACAGAGAAAAAAGTAGAGCAAGTCCTGTTGAAAAAAAAGGTGAAGATCGCGCTGCGGTTGCCTCTGATTGTGGCGGCACACACCGGGTCCACGGGTTTTCTTTTTTTTTCTTTGACACTTTATGAGAGAGGGGGCAAGTGAACAGCCGGGGCCAAGTTTCTGGGAGTGCGGAGCCGCCGGTAGGCCGACCGAAACATTTTGGGGGAGAGGACCGAGGCAGAGGCACAAAAGAGCGCGGCCAAAGAAAAAAAAGGCAAGGGGGCGGCGGCAAAGCGGGCAACGACTAGAGCATGGGGCATCCGTGTTCGACGGCATAGACCAGGCAACGGCGCGCCCTGCGACGGACGCACTCGTTCATCATGTCGTGGTGCCAGGGCGCGCCACGCTCATGCGCATAGGCGAGGCAGTCGACCGCGTCTCTCTGGACGGCCTCGTAGGCCGTGTCGGCGGTCCACCGACATCCGTGCTCAAAGGCATAGGTCAGACACGCGAGATTGCCGGCGGCGGCCGCGGCATCGCACACGTATCCGTCCAGCGTGTAGCCTGCCTCGCGAACAAGTCGCAACGCGTCGAGGCGTCCCGCGCGGGCGGCCGTGCGTGCAACAGGGAGGTTGCGGCTGGTACGCGCCAGCAGGACCCGAAACAGGTCGAGACTTTCGAATTGGAGCGCCGTCGATATATCCTCCATCCGCGGACTCCATTCATGGTCCCTGGCGAGCGCATAGTCGAGGACGTCGGCATGGCCGGCGCGGATCGCCGCGTCGCACATTTCTCCCCATCGACACGCGATTCCGTGCGCGTTCATGTACTTGATGCCGTCGAGCCAGCCGGCGCATGCGGCCTTGGTAGGTGCGCCGGGATGGCGCGGGCACTCATTTTCGATCGCATACTCTAGGCAGTCCATGAGGCCGCTGGACGCGATGACGCACAAAATGCTCTCGCCCCATGGGCATCCGCCCTCACGCAGGCGCCTCAATCGGTCGATGGTCATGGCCGATCCGGCGACATCGTCGCACGCGGCCGTGCCCCAGGGGTGGCCGTGCTCGCAAAGCCACCACACGCAATCAAAATGGCCGCCTACCATGGCGACCCTGATGACGTCCTTGTCGGCAGGTGCACCTCGTGAATGCGCGTAGCGCAGCACGTCCAGGTGGCCGCCGGCGGCAGCAGCCAGATAGACGCCGCGGCCCCAGGGGCGACCTCGATCACGCGCATAGGCCAGACAGTTGAGATGGCCACTCTTGGCGGCCAGCAGGCAGTGACCTTTGCTCTCCCTGCCTTTTAGGCGCGCAACACATAGGCGCCGCCCGATAGCCTTGCTGTCTCGGCTCACGCGCTCCCATCGGCGCGACACCAGGGGCACCGTCGAGAGCAGACGCACGCACGGCACCGACGAAAAGGCGAGTGCCAGGATCTCGTCGGGCAGCGCGTCGGCCCCCGACGCCCGATCCGACGCCAACGCTTCTTGTCCGCACGCCCGTGGACCAATATCCGATGCCATCCCTTTCTGTCTCTGTTTCTCTCTTTTGCCGAGCCGTATTATCTCCTTTTTTCTTGTAATAGAACCTAGGGGAATGAGGCTGGCTCGCAGGCGGATCGAATGGCCAATCAAAAAAAAAGACAGCCCCAATCGACACGACCAAACCAGCCGCCGTGTGGCACACAAACAAAAAGAACAGCGCCTTTCGTCAACAGGATTGTTGTTTTCCTTTTGCACAAGAGGCACCACAAGGGTCTCGGCCAATCGCCTGTTTTTTTCGCGCTGGCGCGCGCTTGTCTGTTTTCGTGCTGGCGCACGGATTTTTTGCTTTTGCACCTTTTGTTTCTTCTTTTTTTTTCTTTGAATCGGTTTCCGTTGTGCAGGCACAGCATGGGGCGCGGCCGACAGAAAGCCGACCATGGGTGGTCGTTGCCTTTTGCGCCACAACGGGGATGAGCGCGCAAACCGCGAGACCAAACCCTGCCCCACTGGACGACAAACATGGCCATCTTTAATCGAGCCCACAAAGAAAAAGAGACACCCGAGCAGACGTGCGCAGACGACAGAGAGATCCCACGTGTCTTTTTTTTGGTATTAATAAATCGCGCGGGTCCGACATGCGCGCCTGGTGCTGGTGGATCGGCTAATCGAGGGCTAGAATCTAGGATTTTTCGTGGCTTTTTTTGATTTGTATAATTTGCAATTCGACAAGTTGGTGTGCACTAACCAAAGGTCGACCGATCCGCAAACACCACCCGCACCGGCCCGGCCCGGCACGACGGCAAATCATTGTGGCGATGCGCCGGTTTGAAAAAGGACAAGGGGGATAGCAGGCTTCGCGCTGTTGTGCACAAAAAGAGACGCCCTGGTCCTGCATGTGCCGCCGGCAAAAGGAGAGACCGGCACGCGCGCAACAGGCTCGCACGCACAGACAAAGGGAAACAAAAAAGGGGAGAGGGTTTATTGCATGGACCCGATAGGGGCCAAGACGCGCTCAGCGAGGGCCAGTTGGGCCGGCTCGATGATCTTTTTGCGGAGCGGAGCGCACGTGTAGAGAGCGCGCACGAGGGCCTCGACGCCGCGGCCCTGGTCGCCTAGGAGCGGGCAGAATGCGTCGGCGGCCAGGATGTGGCGGCCGTCGATGCTCAGTGGCACACGCGTCAACAGGTCCGTGACGGCGCGTCTATAGGTCTTGCTATGCGTTGGCCCTGTGTTTGATCCCCTGTAATAGGCCGAAATGTAGTCGCACTCCCGCCAAAGGCACATACCATCGCACTGTTTGGAGGTGGCATCGGCGTCGCCTTTGTTGTTGTTGTCCGCACGGACGCATACGCAATGGTAGATGGCGTGTTGGCCCGCCTCGACAATGCCCCGCAGGACTTCTCGATTGAATGCGTCTTGGGCGGCGGCAAAGCGTGCAGCCGGGTCGTCTGCCGGCACCAGGTCGAGTATCCAATCGACGAGCGGTTCACGCCAGTGGGCTCCATAGTTGGTTGACGGCGGTGCAGGCACGGGCGCGCCATCACGCATCCACGAGAGCACACGGCAGACCGTGGTGTCGAGCATGGCCCATTGGGGTGATGCCAGGGCAAGCACGCCCATCCAGTCGATGGCACCGAGGTCGCCGGTGAGAGCGTTGCAACAGAGACGATAGGCAAAATCGGGCGCAACGCACGGGTCGTCGCGGGTAAACCGCATGTCGATGACGCGCCCCGAGGGCACAAGCGTGATTGATGGCAGTCCCGGCAGACGCCTCGGGCGTACCGTTTGTACCAAGTCGTCCCACGACACCGTAGCGCCGAAAGCGTTGCGCCACACGCTGCGCGCGTCGGCCACAAATGTCACGTCGCCGCATTCGATGGCCGACGAGGGCGCAGCGGCGTCCCACACGTCGCCGACCGAAAGGCGCAAGCGCGACGAGTCCTCCGAGTGCAGCGCCTCGCGCAGCCCGACGAGCCACGCGGCATCTGGGGCGATCATCTGCAGCGAGTCTTGCGCGACCGCAAGAGCATTGCGCACCGCCGACGCCATCTCCACAAAGTCGGCTTGGTGCGGGTCGTCTATCAACGCCGCCGCCGTAACGACCCCCCGCGTTCGGGCGTCGTCGCGGTCGAGGCTCGTCTTTGCCAGCGCGAGACTGACGTGTTTGCCTGCCGATCCCATGCCAGCACACGGATGGCCGCCGACGTAGAGGGAAATCGTCGCGTTGTGGTGGGTGGCGAGTCGCGCCGAGGTCAGCATGTGTGCCATGCATTCAGTATCGACAGGCGGCATGCCAGTGCTTTTGGCCGATGGGCCGCGCGAGAGGTCCCACTGTCCGGGCGCTACCTCGACGGCACACATGCCGCCATGTCTCACCACGGGCCTGTGGCGCCGCCCGCGCGCGCCAGTGGCGTCATCGCGGCCGCCAGTCTGGGACACCCGGTCGAGCATTTCGCGCGCCGCCAACGTATCATAGTCTTGCAGAAAGAGGTCGCGGCGCCTGTTGCGCGCGCCGGCGACGATGCACGGCGTCCACGGTAGCGCGGTCCCGCGGCGTACGTTGGACGACGTGTCGGCGTACGCCCGCCAGCGACGATTGCCCACGAGGGCACCAATCTCTAGCGCACAGTGAGCGGCGTCATCGTTTGCGCATAGGGAACGCCCGAGCCAGTGGACGGCACGCTTGCCCGGCTCATGCCAAAAGTCTTTAATGCAACCTGCGCGACGGGACAAATGGACGCACTCGACAAGCATGGGGTCGTCGACATCGATCGTGGTGGCCAGCCGTAGGGGCAACTCGGCGCGCATTCGATCGACCGCGGTGGAATCGCCCGTATGGACCGTGTACCTATTGAGCGTGATCTCTTTTGTATCGCCAACGGTACGACATTCGAGCCTGGATGCGATCCAAGCGCACTTGTATTCTAGATAGGCTCGCGCCACGAGGTCGATGGCTGCCCTGCTGGCCGCGCTGCCGTGGTCTCGTCGCGCTGCCGTGTCGCCGGTTGTCGTCCCCTTGGACAATGGGTGTCCGCTCCCACTGGAATCCATAATGTTTGTGCGGGCGCGGGGTGTCGTTTTTTTTATCGTGCAAGCACACGCGGGTATTTGGCGTCGTCGCACGCTGTCGAGTCTGGATACTGTGCAAGAAGAGGCTGCCGCTCGGATGACACAAAACCAGAGGGCGTGACTCGATGCCGCTCGACAACGCAGACTCTGTCGGCGCACGCCGGCACGCACCAATCGCGACGAATCTTTTGTTTCGACAAAAAATTATCTTTTTTGGACAAAAAAATCCACCGTCCCTTTTGTTTTGTGGGCGCTCCTGTTGGCGTCTCCGTTGTCTTGGATGACCATGGGGATCGTCGTCGCATGGCCGCGCCCGCGACCCGACGACATGAGCACTCGGTGGAGGTTGTCTTGTTTTACTGGCTTTTTTTTATTGCTGCACACTCTTTTTTTTTCTATCGACGGCAATAAAAAGGCTGTCGGGTGGCCTTTTTTTTTGTTGTATCCGCTGCCCTGACCCTGGCGACGCGGCTAGGGTGAGCAGCGGCCAGGCGAACAGCCAAGAGTCGATCATTGACCCTGCGGCGCCGGGGTGACACCGGGATCAGTGCGCTCTGGCCGGTCGGATGGCCGCTGCCCAGCATTGGACGTGACGCCGCAAGACGAGAACGGCCGAGAAAAGAGGTGCACAAAAATAAAAAAATAAAAATAAAAAAATACACACGAAATTGCATTCGGCAAGTGAAAGAAAAAAGGAGGGACACGGTCGACCGAGGGCGGCGCGGTGCTTGGGGGACGGACCAACGGTGTGCAACGGTTAGCCGAACGGCTAAAAACGAGGATTAATCCTGACACAGCAGGGACGTCGACAGTGGGGTCTGCGTGTTTTGGCCGATCGCCTAGCCGTTGCCCAGCATTAGGACGGACGCGCAATCCGCATCTGCGGCGCCCTGAAAACAAACAGACCAATAACCGATTCGAAAAAAAATGGCCAATGGCGTCAGGTGCGATGATCCATAAAATAGCGGCGGTCCGACAACATAGAAACAACGACGACGACAGCAACAGCAACAACAACAACAGCAACAACAGCGACACAAGGCAACCGCGGACAGCGCTCCCTTGTTGACGACAGGAGAAAAAACAGAAAGAAAAAAACGGTTTGTCTCGTGTACGATGAACAACGACCCGCGTGATCCCGTCACCGCCGCCGCCGTCGCGACCGAGTGTCATACTCTTGCCGACAACGATCGCAAGGACCCAGATGTTGCCCGCGGTCAGGCGACCACGGTGCCCGCTTCTTGCGAGACGCTTCTGTCGTGCGCCGACACTGCCGGATTCTTGTCCGACATTCTCTTGGAGGGCGCCGCGAGCAAACCCTGCGCAAGGGCGCCTCCCGCATCTGCACGTGGCCGTTGCGCCGGCCGAGACGAAGACAACAACAACGACAATGGCAGCGATAACGACAACTCGGACCTCGACATGGGGCGCAGACGGCGCTGCCGCCGTCTCCATGACGAAAATGACCGCACGAGCACATGGCGGCACATGGCGAGCATGGCCGCGCTGGCGCTCGCCATCTCGATTCTTGCCGTCGTGGCGATGCGCCCGCCGCCTGGCCATGAGGCAACTGTGCCGAGCGACGCCAAGGGACACGACGCGGTCGGCAACGCGACGGTTCTTGGCGCTTGCCATTGCGCCGACGGATACAAGGACGCTCCGACCATCGAGGGCCGCCTGACAATCGCGGGATCGCTGGCGACGTGTACGTGCACGTGGCCCGTCCAGAAAGCAACGACGCCCTTTGCTGAAATCGCAGCGTCTTGGGCGCACGACGTTTTTGCCAACCTCGATGGACTGGTCGAGCCGGCCAAGACGGCGCTCGTCCTTTTCGCGCTCACTGTCGCCGCTCCGCTACTCTCCTTGCATCTCGTCTTTGGTGCCTAGTGCGGCATTTCGTGCCTGCGTCAAAGGCCGCGACGCCCATGTTGTCTTTTTGCTTGTCTTTTCCGACCATTAAAAAATGTTTTTTTACACAATTTATTTTGCGCATGTGCGCTGTGCGCGGTTTGTTTTTTTGTCGCAGAGCGAAAACCCTGTTGCAAAAAAGAACTGCCGCCGGCGGTTGGCTCGTCCGTTTGTTTTCCTTTTTTTTTTCGCCGTGCGCCAAGTGCTCGCTGACAGTTAAAACCCCTTTTATAAAAGACATGCACAATGCTGAGCAACGGCTAGCCGAGCGGCTAAAAATGGTGGATTAATATTGGCCCGGTAGGGACGTTGACAGTGGAATTCGCATGTTTTAGCCGGTCGGCTAGCCGTTGCCCGCCGTTAGACATGCAAGACCAATAAAAGTACATAAATCGACTATTTTTTTTTCATTTGCTATCGGGTCGTCCATAAAAAAAAGAGAGTTTTCAGCCGTCAGCGAGCACTGCGCGCACCTCGTCGGCGCCATAACCAGAGAGGTAGCGGCGCACAACCGACGCTGGGCAACGGCGAATCGATCGCCCGAGACACTGATTCCACCGTCGGCATCACCACGCTGCCAAGATCAATCCGTGATTCCTCTAGTCGCTCGGCCAATCGTTGCCCGTCGCTCGGGCGACCGCCGAAAGATCAAAATAAATTGCATAAAAAAAAGAGAGACAGAGGCGCCATGCGGCCAGCATCGCCGTCCCGCGGAAATCAGCCGACGGGAAAAAAGGGCCCCATGGTACCACCCGCCCACTGCAATCTTTGCCACCACACATAAAAGCCACTTGGCGCAAATAAAAAAAGTGCGCAAAAAAAAGAGAGAGCCACGCACAGACAGTTGTGTCGGTTGTCTTTATTTGGCGCCAAGCAAAAAAAAAGAGAGGAGAGGGGAGACTGGGAGACCCCAGTCTCGGTGGCGGTCACAACAAGAGGAGAGGGCCCGCGACAAAGGACGCGATTAGAACGAAAAATGTAGAGAAAAAAGAGGATAAAAAAAGACGACAAGAGGAACGATGACGGCAGCGACGTGGCGAGGGCAGAGTGTCAGACCAGACGCGCGCCCCACCGACAGACTGACGGCATCACGATCTAGGCCGAGTAGATCTTGAAGCGCGCTGCGGCGGGCAACGTGCTAATGGTGAAAAACGAGCAGTAGAGGCCGGCATTGTTGCTGGGCCACGTGGGCGCCACGCAAAACTTGTCGTTGCGCGTGTTGTAGATGTACACCTCGTCGCCGCTGTTGAGCACAGTGTTGGGACCCGACGACGGGGCGGCAATGAGCAAGAGCCAGTCGCCGTCCGAGGTGTCGCGGCACATGATCGTCGTGTCGGACCAGCCGCTGACGCCATTGCGCGGCTCGCAGTAGGGGTTTACGGTAAAGGCATCAATGAGGTTGATGGTCGTGCTGGGCAGCGGGATGACCGCGCCAGGAGGGCCGCCTTCGAGCAGAAAGAGCGTAGCCTGCGACTCGGAGATGTTGTCGGCAGCGCGCACCGGACTGGTCGAGTGCGTCGCCGAACGGCGCACCCACTCGCCAGGTCCCACGGCGTAGATCCTGACCAGCGTTCCAGGGTAGATCGGGTCGCCCAGCGCGGCATCAGCCGGCATCGCGATCAGCACGAGCGCCAAGAGGGCGCCCGCGATCACGGTCCAGACGGCCGTCGTCGAGTTTCCGCGTGCTGCCATCGTCCTTTTTTTCTTTTCTTGTTGCGGCAGAGTTGTCAGGGACGGTTGTTGTTGGCGCGCCGGGAGTGCACTCTCGGCGGTTCAGTGTTGCAGAGTGCTCGTGAGGTCTGGACCGGATGGCCGAGGTGTGGCGGCGGAACAGAAAGAGGCAGATAAAAGTGGTCCATGGTGGACTTGCGCCATTTATGTGCACGGAATACAAAGGTGCGACCAATGCCGTGCCGTGTCGTGCGGCGGCACACAACGCCGCGTGCGGTCGATCGAGGCTTCGCCTCCATTGGCTGGAGGTTGCTCATCTGTCGCATGGCATCAGGAGACCAAAAAAAGACCACACAATCGGCCACTCGCTTCTCTTTGGCGCCTTTCGAGAGGATCACTCGACGGCTCTCTTCCGAGCGACGCTGTTTTTCGGTGGTATTGGGGGAAAAAAAAGGACCAACAGTTTGTTTGTGATCGGCCAAAAGCCACCCCGCGCGCCACCGCGCACGAAAATGCAAAGAATGAAAGAATGACGAACGCACGCACGGCGGGGCGGGTCAACGGTCACGGCGGGGAAAAAGGCACGACCTATCGCGACCGCGACGACGGCCGCCAACACGGCGACGACGGCACAAACAGGCGCAGAGGCAAAGGGAGGCGCGCGCCCCATTTCTTTTTTTAATCATCTTTTTCTCTTTGTCGCACGAAACAAAAAAGTCGCCCACCCACAGACACGATGCAATGCACAAAACCCAACGCGGTCGCCGCCGAGGGACGTCGCGGATACATCTGCCTCAACGTGGGCGGCACCATTCGGCACGTAGAGCAAGCGCTTATTGGCACAGCGCCACCGGGCTCCCTGGCGCGTGCCTACCTGACGGTGCCGCCCGATGCGACCGACGCCCACTTTGTCGACGAACGACCACAGCACTTTGCCCGCCTGATCGATTGCCTGCGGCACGGCTATACGGCGCTTGCCTTTATGCACCCCTATGACGCGGGCATCGTGCGCGCGCTCCTGGCGTCGGACCAAGAAGAAGAAAAAGAGACTGTCGACGGTCAAAAGACGGGGCACGCCAAAGATGGTGCGGAATCGATGCAGGGCGCAGAGGCGACGACCGACCCGGCTCACGGAGCCGTCGTCATAGGGTGCGATGGAACGGCCCGACTACACCTGATCGACCCTGTGGTGCGCCTGCTTGTCGACGACCACGTGCACATGGATGTAGCGCGGTCGACATTGGCTCGGTTACCCGATTCGCTGTTGGCGCGCATGGCGCGCAACGACGCAGGCTGGTCGCCCGCAACCGACGGCGATCGTTTGTGCATCGACCAGAACCACCGCCACTTTGGTCTCTTGATCGACTGCCTGAGGCACGGCACGCACCTGCTGCAACTGGTCGACGATATCTACGATCTCTGGGGAGTGCGCGCGCTCGGAACCTATTACGCCATCGACGACGCGCGCGACGCTGCCCAATTGGCGATCGGCTGGCGCGGATACCTAGAGGCCGACAAGAACGTCCGCTGCACGACCTACATTGTCCAACCCGGCACATCGGCTTCGATTGCCGATTTCGATCGAAGCCGTCCCGTCCCGAGGCACGTCGTGACATATTTCATGCATTCGTCCCGCGTGTCGCCGGCCGAGTTTGTCGCCCTCGCCGCGGCGGCTGTCGGTGCGCCGCCCGACGCCGTCGTCGTCTATGCCTCCCCATACGGCGACAAATGGTATCCGATCGCCGGCGACGACGACGATACAGACTATTGCGATTGTACACGCTACCTCTATGATTCAGGTCGTGTATCTTTTGTCATGGTCGAACCGAGATCCGTGCATCCGCTCGTGGTTGCCGACGCTGCTGCCGCCATTATTGCTGCGACGCCACAGCCACCGTGCCTGTAACCTGGGCGCTTTCCCTTTTTTTTTGCTTGCACTTGGCTGTCGAGGCGGTTGGTGGACAGTCACGGTGCGCCTCGTGGCCTGGGCGGCGTGCGCACGCCGTGAATGTCGATCCGGCAAAAAGTCGATCTGCACAGGAAAAAAACACAAATGCGCACATGGAGAGATTGTCATCCGTGTGTCTTGTTTTTTTTTCTCGTCGATCGATCGCAACCGTGCCGTTGTTGTTGTCGCCGTCGCTGCCGCCATCGTCGTCGCGGTCGCGCTCACCAGATACAAATGCGACTCTATTCTCGTGTCGGTTGACGCGATTGTGTGCAGGCGGGTCCTATTGTCGGCGTCGTCGTCGTCGCCGCGGCGGCGGCGGCAGCAGATGCCATGCACAGCCCGCTGCTTGGCGACGGATCTTTTTTCTGCCACGTGTACAGAGGTAAAAAAAGAGCAACAGCACCCGGTTGCCGCCGACACGCGGGCAAAAAAAAGAGCCGGTGCCTCCGCGTGCGTATCCAAGCAACCGCATTTGTTTCCCTGTGCCGGTCCCAAGGGAAAGAAAAAAGGAAAAAAATAGAGCGAGCGGGCACAAGCCGATTGGTTGCGTCCATGGCCGACGGCGGCACTGGCGGCACGCACCTGGTCGAGTGGATCGTGGGTCTGACCGAGTTGTGTGCGCGCGTCGGCGGCGGCGTGGGCACACGCGATGACATCGCCACCCTTTCGCGCCTTTTGGACGGCGCGTCCTTTGACGCATTGCTGGGCGACGGCGCTGCCGCCGACATGGACGGCCCGGCTGTCGTCGGGCGCTACGCGCGATTCTGGGCCGCGCTGGACCGCGATCCCGAGGCACTGGCGGCGGTCGTGCGCGAGGCACGCGGATGGCCGCCGTCCGTCGCCGACGCCGGGATGGCCTATGTGCGCGTCGCCGAAACCAAGGCCGTGACCATGATGCACGCGCTCGCGCGCGACGAGGCCCAGGGCACGCGGTGGCTTTCTGACGCCACCGCGCCCGAGCGCCTCGTGGTCCTCTTGGGCAATGCCGTGAGACGCGCGGTCGAGCGCGCGCACCTGTCGACCCAGGGGAGGATCACGCCCGACAGCGGTTTCTGTGCCGGCGGCTGCGGCAGCACCCGACATGCGACGACAAGTGGACGCGACGATTTGGGGCCCCTCGCCCGACACGACAGGGGTGCAACAACGGGGCACAGCATGCCGCCGTCTCCCGTCGTCGATGCGCACATGTACACCAGCGCGCTGCTCCAATCGCCCACAGCCTATGGCGCCTACGGGCACAATGGCGGACCCGTCGGGGCCACTTATAGCGTCCGCGACCACCAACGCAACCGCCAACACCACGATCGCTCACGCGACGGACGCAGTGCCGAGTGTGCTCAAGAGGGCGCCTGGTGGTCGCGCGTGTGTCGCATGCCAGGCCAAGATCCCCACGCCGCGCAGTAGGAAAAAAAGAGAGAGAGGGCACGCGCCGTACCGCAGCCCCATCGCCGTCCCACAAAAAACAGCCACTCACGTACAGACACGCACGTGCGCGAAAAAAAAAACAAGAAAACACGCCAACAAGGAAAAAAGTCAGAGACGACCAGCAAAAGAGCGCTGAGAATACACCCCAAAGAGGAAAATAAAAAAGTAAAAAAAAACAGTGGCGAGTGCGACGACGGCGCCGTCTGCACGGGCGGCACGGCACGGCCCACCCGTCTTGTCAGAAGGCGCAATTTTTCCCCCAACATGTGGTTGCTTTTGCACGTCCGCACAGCGCCAGCCTTGATGGCAAGTGCGCCGCCAAGGTCACCCATCCCTTTTTTGGTCTGGTGTTGCTCCTGTCACATCAGTGCGGTTGCCCAGGATGGTTTGTGCGTTGGGGGGGGGGGGAGTTACATGCCGACGTAAACACAGGTTGGAAGAGACCAATGGCAAAGAATCGAGACCTGTGCAGGCCCTCCTCCTTAATGGGGCCGCCCGTGTGCCGCGCGGCTTGGGCACTTTTTTTGTTGGTCGACGGGCGGGGTTGCTTGTGTAGAGGGAAAAAAACAAAGGCACGCCAGGCCAATGGCCTCTGTGACGTACAAATGCCGACGGGCAAAAAAACGGGTTCACGACATACACCCACCAAGCGCCGGACCATACGACACGACTTGCGCACACCGCCGTCGGCAACCACCAACCAAGAATTGTCTGGCGACGGAGAAACTTTGTGCGAAAAAAACCCCGAGGCCGCCCTTATGGACAATGGCACACAGGATTCGATGACGGACAGAGGAGCGCCGACGCACGCACATGCTACATGCGCGCCGACATTGCCGCCCACAGTGACTCTCGACGCGCGGGGCACGCAGATGACGACGACAAGGACGACCCTGGCCAATGCACCTCTGTGTAGCCTCTTGCACCGGATCGCCGCGCCGACGACCGCGGGCCCTTTCAGCGCACCCACATGCCAAGCCGACGGGTCCTACTTTGTCGACATCAACCCGCGCTGGCTCTCGGTGGTGATTGACTACCTGGCCCACGGCATCGTGACGGCGCCCCAATTGACGCCGGGCGTTCTGGCTGGCGTGCAAGCCGTGGCCGACTACTTGGGGCTCGACGCGCTGTCGTTGGAGTGCGCCGCGCGACTGGCGCGCGTTGAAGCCGACGACGCGCCACCCGCGCACAGGATCAAAGTGTACTTGGTCACTGCGACTGATCTCCACGCGCACACGGGCGCACTCGACGTATTTTCGCGGCACCGACATAGAGGGTCCCATTCGTCGTTCACCATCGCGTTGCTCCGCCATCATCCGGTCCACATAGCGCACCATATCATCTGCCAGACTCTTGGCCATGCACCAGGCGACGCGGTGTTTTACGGCTGTTGGATGCGACGCAACACGACGCTGCGTCCGCTGGCGCCGCTCGACATGACGGCCTCGACGCCGTTGAGCGACGGCTGGGCCGAGTGCGACCGCGAGATGTGGCTCTATGTCGTGAAGCGCAAGCCGCCCGTCGACCTGGTGCCCGTGGCTCCCTGTGGCCCATCCATCCACAGGGCGCCGACGCACGCCGACGTCCCCATGCTCGTCTTTGTCAAGGTGTTTGACCCAGCCAACCGGTATCTCAGCATGCCTCGGCAGTTTTTCGTCATGCCCGGCGCGACGGTTGCCAGCGCGCTGCCGGCGCTCTTGGACATTTTTAGCAACAACACCCACACCATTGGCGACGACGACGCCGTGGTTTACGAAGAGGCGACCAACACGACGGCCTACCGCCTCGACCTAGAGGGCACATTTGCGGGCGCCGAAATCGAGACCGGCGACATCCTCTGGCTCTGCTCGCGCACCGCCGACTTTGGGGACCGCATCGCCATGGCCGACTATGACTGGATCGCGACGCCCGACGGTCCTCGCTGGTGACCATCAACGAGAAAGATTGAAGAAAAAAGGATCCCTCATGGCCCTCGTCCTTGCGAGATGGCTCTCTATTTTTATTTTTTTTTCAAACCCATCTTTCTCTTTGGTCGTGGCGCAAAGCCCGCTGAAAAAAAATATTTGGAAAAGATAGCCCCGTAAAAAAAGGGCGTGATGCCGCAGCGAGGGCGCGCCAAATTGATCTGTGTCGCAACATCCAACTCGTCTTTTTTTACGGTCGTGTTTTTGCATCGGCTGCGTGCGCCGCTGCGTTGTCGCGGGGTGGCGGCAGTTCTTTGTGGCGCATCGGGTCACGGCCTTGTGTGCACCAGGCGGCCATGCTCAAAAAAATAGGACGTTGGAAAGATGCATTTCTCAAAAGAAAATAAAAACAAAAAGAAAGATACATGGGCGTCGGGCACGACAAGGTGCGGCATGAACAAACAAAAAGAAAAGAAAAAGTAGAGAGAGAGAGAGAGAGAGAGAGATCAGGGATCACAGTGAGCGAGCCGCAGCGGCCGTCAACCGCGCTGCCAATCGATCGTGACCGCACTGGGCGGCGATGACGGCCGCGTCGGCCCAGAGGCACGACGTCGACGCGCGGTAGGGGTGATGGCGTCCCAGGGCCATGTCATCGGTCTCGTCCGTGGCGAGATCAAACGGCAGCGACCATCCGGCCGTCGCCGCCGGCCTCGTCCACCCGCCGCCGTACCATCCGAGCGCGAGCGAGCGCAGGTTGGCGTCGGCAACGCTGCGCGATCGGTCGCTCGTCCACGAGGCCCGGCGCGCCGACGCCATCGCGTCGGGACCGGCCGCCCGTACGGTTTCGACCAACTTGGCAAATCCCAAGACGTTGCGCGAGCGCACGACGCTGTCCCACAAGAGGGCCACATTGGCGCCGGGACAAAACTGTTGCGCGAGCACGGCGTCGACGTGCGCGCGTTGGGCCGCTGTCGTCGTGGCCGCATCGACGCATTGGATGCAATCATCGTCACTGGGTGCGTCGACACACGCGCCGAGATGCGTACAGAGAACGGCAGTGGTTATGGCGTTGCCCGCTTTGAGAGCAGCACAGAGACCGGCACACAGCCACCTGCGCCGAGCGTTGGCAGCCGACGTGCAGCCGAGGACGTCATCGGAACGGATGCAGGCCGCAGCGCCTGATGCCACCGAGGCAAATGCGCCAGTGTCGAGGGCGCGCGGCGTCAGTCCGACCAGGATAAGCACCTGCTGCCATCGGCCCGCGCCGCCCAGCACGGCGCATAGGTGCTGAAACACGATGCCACAGTCGCCGTCGGGCGGCGCGACTAATGTTATCGTCCACGCCGCGCGCGCAATCAGGGTCTCGGGCGCGCAGTCTCGCGGCAAAAGATCGAGCACCTGGCGCGCGCGCAAAAGGCGTGCGTCGTTGCGATTGTCGCCGTGGGCGCCGCTGGCGACGACGTCGCGCCACCACCGACACACCATGCGCGGCACGCAGGGCGCGTGTCCGTGGCCCACAAACAAAAACACATCGTAGAGGATCTCGGGCGGCAAGAGGTCGTTGATCCCGGCCGCGTGCATCTCGTCCATTTTCTGTTTCTCCTGTGGTAGGTGCAATGCAGTCGCGTCGCGAGTCGCTCCGGCGTCTCCGAGCCTCCACCGTCGAGGCCCACAACGAAAAAAAATGCGCCTGGCGGGTGTCGCGACCAAGGGCGCCGCTCTTTGTCAGCGCACCGCTCTCAACTCTTTTTTTCCCCTTTTCTCGCCTTTTTCTTTTTCTTTTGGTCCAACGTTGGGCCCTGTGCGTGTCAATGCCAAAGATAAAAAAAGGGAAAAAACAGAGACTATTATTGGGCGTACGCTTTGCGCTGGCCAATCGAAAAAAAACGAGCAACGCCAACGCACATACAAAAGGCGTGCCAGGGTACACAGGCATGGTATCCTACTGTCCGTCTCTGCTTCACTCTCACCGGCCACACAAAAGAAACCCAAAAAAAAAAGAAACACAACAAAAAATGTCTGCATACATGGCCGCACGCCCGCACCGCCAATCAAAGCGACGCGAGGCTCCAAAGATGAGTGCCGCGGCGATCGCGTGTTGCGTCGACAATGCGTGCGCGCTCGACGTGCTCCACGCCCTGACGGGCATGAAAAGCGAGACGTCGATGGGCGCCGAGGACAATGGCTTGGCGACGTGGATCGGTGCCGCGCATCGGGTCGACGATCGCATCGCCGAAATTGTCGCCAACGATGGCCCGCTCCTGACCAAGGCGCTTCAACTGGAACCCCATCAAAAAGCCGACGCCCATGCCGTTGTGTGCGCGCGCGACATTTGGTACAAACGCCTCGGCGACGCATGGTACGACACGCGCTATTCCGCCGTCGAGATTGACCGCACGTTGGGCGCGCTCGACAGTCTAGCGTCGACGGCGGTCGCACTATTGAACAATGATGTACTGGGCGCGCTTCGAGACGAGGCCAGAGCCTGGCGTCGCGCCAGACACGACGCCATCATGGCGCCGGCCGTCGACCACATTGCAAAGCGCATCGAGGCCGACGCCGAATCGCTCGGAGGCATTGTGCACGCATCAGAAGCCATCCGCGACACCTACGCCATGATGTGCTCAGGCGATTTCGGCAATGTTATGGCGGCGCTCACCAGATCACCGCAGCATAGCGCCATCGCCCTCGTCTTTGGCTATGTGGCCGATGGCGTCATCGACCCGCGGCTCAACATTATCGACGTCATGGACCGGGCCATCGAGCGCGTCTGCCTGCCGCCTGCGTGCAGCGTCAAGGCCGAGGACGATTCAGGGACTGACTAGACGACCACACGTCGACACTTTTTTTTGTATTGCGACACAAAATTCTGTTTCTGCCGTGTTTTTTTTGCCTCGTCCCAGTTGGTGGTCGTAAATCGGTTCGGCGACGGCCAGGATTGCGGATTTTTGATGATAAATTTTTTCGTTCATACGATTTCACGATTGGACAAGTTGCGGTGGACGAGTCAACAGCCGGGCCGCTCTGCAAGCACGGGCTGCTGCTCGGCGTCGATCCAGAGACAGACGGCGGTCCGCAAAAAAAATGTCCAGGCACATTGCCGTTTTTCATCCTTTTTGTTCCGACTTGTTGCCATCGCGCCGTCGCCTCTTTTGCAACGAAAAAAAAAAGTGGAAGAAATGTATTGGGATGATGCGCGGGAGGGCAAATCGCCGGCACCCTATAATGCTCTTGTGTATATCCGAGCGGGCTCGCGCCTCGGTCGGACGCCAGCACGATCGCGGCCGGGGCGGGGGAGGTCCGTCTGATGACAAAGACCCCGTAATTTGACGGCACAACCGCGGCAGTAGGCCGTGCAGAGATATGGGCACGCAGAGACACGGTGCACAAGCGGGGAAAACAGAGTCGGTGCGGGCTAGATCGCGTCGACCACCATGACCAACGACCCGGCAAATGTGCGCGTGAGCGTGGCGCCGGGCTCCAGCGTAAAGGTGCCCGTGCCGACGGCGAGCGAAATCTGCACTGCCATCGTGTCGCCGGCACTCAGTTGAAAGTCGCCCGAGAGCGAGCCGCCAAAGCGGCTCTCGACCTCGACGCCCTGATAGACGACAAACTGGACCGAGGTAGCGCCTTGGCCTGCGGCAGACGTCACGAATGTGACAAGCACATTTGGATCGTCGTCGATGGACGTACCGTTGACCGTGGCGACGAATCTGTAGACGCCACCAAGCGGCGCGGTGAATGTTGACGTTGTGGCGTCGTAGTTTGAGGCGGTGACCGAATTCTGCAAGTCGTAGATTGTGTCCGTGTAGGCGACTGTCACCGGCACGTTGGTCGTTATGGCCTGTTCGGTGACGCCCTGCGCCGCAAAAGCGACCGTGGGCACAGGGGTGCCCTGCTCCCCAAGTGGTCCTGCAGGCCCGATAGGACCGGGCAAGCCTGGCACGCCCTGAGCGCCGGGCGGCCCGGCAGGACCCCTTGGACCTGTCGGTCCGGCACTGCCAAAAACGCCAACTGGACCCGGAGGTCCTCGCGGTCCGAGAGCGCCTGGCGACCCTCTAGGTCCGGCCACGGCGATTGTTCCGACGCACGAGGGCGGCTGCGTGTGCGTCGCATTTGTTTGCGCGCTGTCGGCTTGATGCGCGCGAGACCACGCGCCGTCATTGATGGGGTGTGCCTGTAGGACGCGCTTGCTGGCGCGCGAGCATTCGAAACGATGCATCGGCAAACGGTTGTGAGGGGCGTCGCTTGTCTTGTTGGAGGTTGACAAAAGCGTACAGCCCGCTGCCGTCGCGGGACGCCGATCGACGGCCTTGCCCGTCGACCCATTCTGTATATGTCGCCATGCCTGGTTTGTTCTCTCTCTCTCTCTCTCTCTCTCTCTCTCTTTTCAGTCTTTGTTGGTGATTGAGCCTACGCGCAGGATGCCATGTAAGGCTGTCGTCCTTTTGGAGGCTCCAATCTTTTTTTTTTTAACAACCACAAAAATGACCGACGGCGCCTTCCGCTGGCGGGGTACATGCGCATGGGGGACAGCGCTCGCTTCACGCTCCTATGGGCATCACGAGCGCGCCGGTAAATGTGGGCGTGGGTGAAGTGCCGGAAATCAAAACGCCGGCAGCGCTCGACGTCACCTCGACGCGCACCGTCTGACCGGCAGCGAGGAGAAAGTCGCCAGAGAGCGTAGACGCGAAAAGGTCGACCGACGAGACGGTCGTGAGAGCCAGCCAGCGCTCGATGGGCGGCGCCCCGCTATCGCTCACGAGCCGGCACGCCACGTTGCTGGATGATGCGAGGAACCGGATCAGCGTGATGGGCACCTCAAATCGATAGACGCCATCCAGGGGCGCCGTAAAGACCGACGTCGCGGGGTCATAGTTGTCGGCCGCGGCCCCATCCGCCAAATCGAAAACCTCTTGCTCAAATGCGACGGTCACTGTGACGCCTCCGCTGAGCGGTCCCTGAGGCGCGTTCTTGACGGCCCGAAAGGCCACCGTGGTGGCCGTGGCCGGTGGACCTTGCACTCCGGGCGGTCCCGCATCGCCCGATGGCCCTGTCTCTCCTCTGGGGCCTAGCGGACCCATGGCACCTGCCGGCCCCTGTTGGCCCGAGGGACCGCTCGTGCCTGGTGTGCCCTGTGACCCCGGCGGCCCCACTGACCCGGAAACACCGGGCGGACCTGGAGGTCCCGGTGCGCGCGCAGCGGGTGACAAGACTGCCTCTTGGCAGGGGACCGTAGTGCCGTGGCCCTGGGCGGATTTTGCGAACGCGATTGCGCAGGGACGGACCCCGCCGCGTCCCCCTAACAGTCGCTTTGCCATTGTCCTCGTATGCGCCTTTTTGGTGCCACGGGCATCGGCAGGTGACGGCGGCGGCGGGGCTGCGTACTTGGGCATGGGTCGTCCGAGGCGTCGACGGGTCGATCGATACAGTGGGGGCGACAGGCCTCTTGTCCCTATCGAGCGCTTTGAGAGCCTCTTGGGCGCGTCACGCCGCGCGCCCTGCCCACGACAGAACGGGTCCCTCGTCGGGGCGCCGACCCTGCCCTTTTGTCCGCTTGTTTGTTTGGGGGGAAAAAAGAGGCAAAAAACAAAAGAAAAGCCGTCAACAACCCCCCCAAACTGTTGCGAGGGGTAACCAAAAACCGAGTCCCTAAAAGGACCAACAAAAACACACCAAAAGGGTATCGAGTGTCTTGTTTGGACTGCTGAGGGGGAATGCGCCGACGCGACGGCATCCCATCTTTCTCGTCGCCCGCGCGCGCGCGCGTCTGCTGAAATTCTGTCGGCAGACGACACAACAGATTGTAGGCATTTTTTGGGGCGCTCGCTTGGCCGCTTTCACGACGACTCTGTTTTTTTTTCCAACGTTGTCCCCTGCAGTTGGCGAGCCACGAGTGCCTACGCAACCACGGCGACGTAACGGTCTGGCTCGCCACCTTTTGTGTCTCTCTTTTTTTTTTAGACCTTTTCCCTTTGTGCATTTTTTTGGTCGCCCACCGACAGGACCACAAGAATCGAGCGCCGAGAAATACACGTACAAAAAAAAAAGAAAGAGGATCTGGAGACGTGCGGTCGGGGCGACGGGTATCGGCGTCGAGGAGAGGCGTCAGGTGGCGCCGCGCGCCAGAGCCAATGCCAGGTCGGCGCGGGCCAGGAGGCGAATGGAGCCGAGCGCGCGACAGGCGAGTGATTGGCCCATGGGCCAGCGCCCGCCGTCAACCGTGTCTCGGGCAGCATCCTGCATCTGGTTGCCCTTTTCGTCGTCGCCATCACGTCCACAGTGACTGCAATCCACTTGTACAGCGTCGGCAGCCGAGTGTATGGCGCGAGTCGAGTGCGCACTCAGGGCGGCGACCGCGTCGCATACGGCCGAGGAGAGCGGCGCCACGACGCCCACCCATGGACGCCACACGCGCGCGTCGGGTGTGACAGACTGGACGCGCACGAGCGCACGCGCCCACGGATGTCGGTCGGGCCGGCGCCCGTTCAGTGCGACGGCCTCTGCCGCAATGGCGGCGTCCGAGATGAAACCCCAACGGCGCGCGGCCCAGCACAGTCTGGTCAGGGCAGAGCACACGTCGGACAGGGACCCCTGCGCGAGCGCCTCGTGCACCCAGCCCGTATGCCGCTTCCAGAGGCCGTCGACGAGGGCGAGCGGACCCGATACGGGCGGCGCATGTTCAAGCACGGCCCATGCCAACATCCACGACGAGCGTCGAAAGAGATAGTCGGCCGCAATGCGCCCGCCGTCGGCGCGAGCAATCTCGCGCGCCCAGTCCCTGAAAAACTGCTCGACACTGTGGCGCAGGGCATCGTCGTCAGGCACTGATTCTACCGTGGCGAGCGCCGCCGAAATCGTGTCCGAGGTCATGTCGTGCGATGGCACATAGGCGTAGAACCAACGAGAGAGCATGCGGTAGGTGCCAGAGCGTAGCGCCAGCACGATGGCCTCGTCGACATCGAGAGGACCGAACCGGCCCGTGTATCTGGTGGCATAGCAACGCGCCGTCCACGCGCACAAGAGCGAGTCGCCATTCTCGATGGCCCAACGCATCAGCCAAATGGCGTCGTCGAGCGCGCGCCTTTTGGCGCTGTCGTCACGGTCGTCGCTGTCCGATTCGTGCCATCGGGCCGTTGCATAGTGCGAGAAAAAGGTCTCAGACGATTCGAAAAAGAGGATGTCGTCGGGCTCGTGATAGTCGTCGTTGGTCGACAGAGCGTCGATCGACACGCCAGCGTGGACGAGCACGCGTGCGGCCGTCGGCGTGCCGCGCTTGAGCATAAAGGTCCACAGGCGCGAGTCGCAAAAGCGCGCGGCCTTTTCGGCCTTTTTCCGCGGGCGGGTGAGCCTGACGGCGCGGCGTGCATAGCGCACGGCCACGGACAGCGCGTCCAGGTCGTCGGCGCGAATGGCGTGCTTGACGGGCGCCGTCAGTCGGTCGAGGCCCAGAAAGGGCGCCGCCATGTCAACGCCACGGGCGACATCGGCGCACACGCACGCTTCATAGACGGCGTCGGCCACGTCGGCCATGCGGTGCGTGTCGGTATCGTGGAGCCACGCCGAAAAGGTGTCGCGCGGAGGATCGCCCAAAAGGGCAGCGACAGCGTCGAGATGAGCAGAGATGCCCGTGGCGGCCGCTGCCGCCAGGATGACCGAATGGATTTCGTCACGGCGCTCGTCTACGCCGACAAAGTCTATCTCGCCGTGATTCGCAGGCAGGTAGGCGGCACGCACGCGCGCCATTCCATCTTTAAAAGTCGCGCATCGGGCAAACAAGGGTTTTATGGCGTCGACCGTGACGACGGCACCGACGGCGAGCCGTCCGTCGGGATCGTCCTCGTCGTCGCCGACGAGGCGCACACGATCCGTCGCCGACGGCGTGGACACGATGAGGCGCCATCGAGAGCACGTCATGCGCGCGGCCACGCGGTACGACGGAGGTAGGAACGCAACACCGCGCGCGTCAGCCCCGTTGAGGATCATATGCCACAACTCGTCGGGAAGACACGTCGTGGCGTCGGTGTCGCCACGAACGACGTCCATTGCAAGTGGATTTTTTTCCTCTTTTTTCGCTCTCTTTTTCCCTCTTTTTTATGTCCCTCTTTTCGGCGCCGTTCCTGTCCGGCGTGCGCTTGGTCCCGTGGCGCCCTCGTGTGCCTTGTCGATTTTTTTTGTCTGTCTCTTTCTGTCTTTTGTCTTGCTCCCGTGGTGTGTCCCTTCTCGGTCGTCTCCTGCAGAGACTGGGTGGACATTCGCCGGCGACCAATCGCAGAGGCCTTGCGCAATTGCAATAAAACCATAAAACCCATAAAAACAATGAAAAGACCAAGACAAAAAATGAATGCTTTTCCAGAGCCATTGATCGAAAAAAAGTGGGACACAGGCGCGCGCGCGCCGTCCCCTCCTTTTTTCCCTTTGGAGCACAAAACTCTCTCGCCCAAAAAATGGCGTCGGCGCCGGTGCGCGCAGTGACGTGCACGCGCAAACAAAGGGCGGCCTATATTTTCTGATTGGTTCGAAAAAAAAAGAAAACGAAAAAAGCGCCGTCGGCATGTGTGCCGCAGACACACAAGCCAACCCATATTTCTGGCCAGGTCCAGAGTTTTTGGGTTTGCGGCGTCGTCTATCGGGTGCGCGCACCCGCCCGTGCCAGGACCAGACATAAAAAAAGTGCACACGAGCGCTCTTGTTTTCCTCTGTCGCCGGGTGCACGCGCGCACAGCGACAGCCCCAGCGGCCAACAGCACATTTCTGGAAAAAAACAAAAACGAGGCTTTTTTCTGTCCCCTGTTTTTGGACCGGCGTCAAAAAGTGCACAAAGAAAAAATACTAGGAAAAAAAGAGAAAAAGGGCGCACTGGAAGAGACACGGCGCCGCTTTAGGGCCCCTTTCTTTTTTTTTATGGTGGTGGGCCCGGACTTTGTCTCACAGGGGTGCGTACATGGCCCTGACGATAGAGGGACACCGCACCCATCGGGGCCGCGTAGGCACCATCCTCGCCAGAAAGGCGAGTGTGTCGTCCAAATGGGGTCGTGGGCCGTCGTCGGGGTTGGGGCGTGGCCAAAAGGCCAGGTCGTCAGTGATCTCGTCGGCATGCAAGAGATGCGTAGATCGCGCGACCCCAAGGCCCGCCTCGGCGAGCAGCGGTCTCGCGGGCGCTCTTGTCCGTTGCGTGCGATCGGGCTGCAAAACGAAAACGTCCCAGTCGGCCGACGGCCATGGACGCTCAACGCCAGTGGTGTCGCCTGGTGTCGACGTCCACCAAAAGTCGGCGACACGCGGACGCGTGCGCCCATCGACCCGCATCCAATTATTCCAGAGGACGGTGGCGCCGTCGGGGTGCGATACGGTCACGTGCGTCGCCGGGATACGGTAGGCGGGCGAGTCGACGTCGCGCCAACCGCGCACCCACGACCCCCGGAGCGTCCTGCCGTCCGTAGCATAAAGAGTGCCGTGGTCGAGTGCGTTGTACTTGAATGATCCGGCGTAGAGGAGCCGCCCGTCGACATCCCACGTCTTGCCAATGTGCGGTTCGCCCTTGGCAAAGGAACCGACAAAGGCCACCCTTTGCGAGGGCGTGCGCAAGAGTCCCGTGCCATCGATGCTCTTGGATCGGCGCGCCCCGGATAAATAGTTGGCCACGCGCCGCAGGGACGCACCGGTCGTCATGGCCGTGACCGACCCAGTGCAGGGTTCCGCCCGGTCGGCGCCATGCGCAATCAGGGCCAGCCGCGTGCTGCCCTTTTGGGGGTCGCCGTCATAGTGGCACAGGCAACCGACGGCAACGGCGCCGTCAGACGATAGCAGCACGCCGACGCCGCACACGGAATCGCATCGCGTATCGCCGTGGCGTAGGACGTCTCTGCCAGAGGAATGCACAAACACAACGGTTTCAGGTTGCCCAACCGCTCGTTGCCACGAGGCGCAGGGGCCCTGAAGGTGATCTCGGCCATGGCTCCACGCGCCGCTCCGGCAAACCCACGGGAGCCCGCGCGACTTGTGGTTACCGCTTACCGTGCCCATACCATGAGCGATGAATCTGCTGTTGCGTATCTCAACCTCGCCGCGATAAGGCGCCGCGTATTCCGATTCATAGGGGTCTTCTTCGTCGTTGTCGCACTCGCGGTCATAAAGTGACGCAGAACGGGCCTTGCAACAGCCGACGATCGTCCCTTGTGCATCGGTTGCGCCGACTGGGTAGAAGCGGCGTTGCGGTGCAGAGCGTGACGCGAGCGGTACCATAGAGGCACACGCCCATCGATGACCGCGGGCAGAAATGACGTCTGGCCAGTGGTGCACGCAGTGCGACACGTCGTCACAGATGGCACCCGTGGTCAGACGATCTACAGTCCACATGCAAACCTCCAGGGGGTCTGGCGCCGAGAGGTCGCCGTCTTGACTTAGGAGACGGTCGAGCCGACGCTGCGCATGGTCGAGGGGCGAGAGAGGAGAGCGCGAGACCTCGTCGCCGAGTGTCAACAGGCACGCACCGCGACACGGCGGAAAGTCGCGCCGGTAAATGTGCCGCCAGAGCGCGTCGTCTGTGCAGAGGCGGTGCATGCGGTGGCAGGTCCCGGCGAGCGCGCAAATGTCGCGCTGGGCGCACACCACCAGGACACACCATACGGCCTCGTCAGAAAGGGCATCCCACACGGTGTGCAGTGACTCTTGGGTTTGGAGACGTCGGCGTTGTCGACACACGGCCGACACGGCATCCCACTGGCGGCGTACGCGTCGGACGGTTGCATCGTCTGTGCGTGCCCTCTTGGACCGATGCCGCTCCTCGGTCGACTCGCCGTCCATGCGGGGATCGCCTTTGCTGTGGCTTGGCGTCCCTCTCCTTATTTTTATTGCCTTTTTCAGCGACGTCGCTGCCGGCGTCCTCCTCTTTTTTGTTTCGTGCTTGGACTCTTGCTGTTTGTCTTTTTTTTTTCGGCGATGGTGCTGCCCGCCGGCGCGCATCCGCGCCGTCCACACCGCCTTTTCAATCTCCCATTGGCAGACAGACATTTTTGGTCCTCTTTTTTTTTCCATTTTACTAATCCGGCGAGGTGGCGCCCGATTGCGCGCAGCCACGGCAGCGCCTTGTAGGGGGGGGGGGGGGCCCACAAAATCGGCGAGCCTCGGCGATTCGATGCGCGCCATTGGTTGTGGCGGTTTTTTGTTTGTGCGATCGATCTCGGACGCGGAACACGCACACACGGCGCCACTGCACCGCAGCCCGCTTCGATGGTCTCGACGACCGACAAACCACGAGTCTCTTTTTTTTTCCCTCGTCGTTTTTATCTCGTCTCGCAATTCTTTTTGTTTTCGTTTTTTTTGAAAAAAAATGCGACAGCCGCCCACGCCCTCCCGACGCGCACGCGACGCGCTTTGGCCTTTTATATTTTTTTATATCTAAATATGCTGTCTGTGTACGTGCACCTCTACGCGATCCACCGGTCGAGCGGCGGGGCGGCACCATAGGCCCACAAGGACGACGGCATCAGCGCACAGTAGGACCCACAGATCTCGTCCATCATCCCGTCTGTGTGTTGACGATCGCTGTCGTATCGCTCGTCCTGTCGCGCGTCCTGAGCGCAACCATCCACCGCACCAGCAGCAGACGCGCACGAGTCGCCGTCAGCCGAGGTGGCGGCCATGTAGCGTTGTACGGTCCGCCACAAATCGTCCCAGTCGCCGCCGTCGTCTGCACCTCGATGGCCGTCGGCATCGGTACAAGTGACTCCTGGGCAATGACGGCCAGTGTCGCCGTGGGTATGAACTCGTTTGGCATGGTCGGTGACGCGAGCGTCACTGTCGCCGTCGCGGTTCGAGCCATCGAAAGCGCACTCGACTGGGTGACTGACGTCTCTGTCGAGGCGACAGACACCGCCGAGGGCCGTGGGTGCCTTGTATCCAGCGCAGGCAGCAGTCTGTGCGGCTGCGACGCACAAGAGGCTGTCGGTAACGGCTGCCGCCGCATGCGACCTCTCTGCCGCACGGCAGGCGCCGGCCTTTTGCATGGCCTCGTAGGCGGCGCACAGTATCATGGCGCGCTCGGCCCCGCCGGCAAGGACGTGCGGTTGCACCGGTCTCTTTAGCCAATACCAACGGTCGCCGGTCGGTGCCGCACCGGCGCGCGCCCACAGGGCCATAGAGGATGCTTGCGGATTGCGGGCATCGACAGAGGGCAGAGGGAGTGCTCTCACGATACCGCGCACGAGCAGGTTGGTCGTGGCGGCGCCGTCGGCGGTGGGCACGCACGCCAACCGAGCGAGGCTGTTGGTGACGGCGTGCGCCGCGGCATCGTGGCAGGGGCCGGCGCCGCACACCACCTTGGGCACGGCGGGATCGCCCAAGAACCAGGCCAGACCGCCCTTGCCAAATATCTGTGCGACCCCTTGCCAGTGCGCCCCCGGCGCCACCGAGTGCACGTCGAATGCGTAGCAGACGGCGGTGGCGCCTTGTCCGTCGCCATCGCGCGCTCCCAAATAGATCATGCCGAGGTCGTGTTGCGCAGACGCATCGACGACGAGCGACACATAGGGGAACCGTCGCAGGTCGGCAATGGCTTTGCGGCACTTGCGCGCGGTCCACACGACCATCGGCGTCGGGGCGGCGGGCTTGGACAGAGGCGTCAGAGGCGCGCGATGCCACTGCGCGCCGCCGCCGGGCAGATGGTGGAGCGCGGCCGGCAACACATCCCAGTCGGCGCCACGCGCGACAAGAGCACGGACACACGGGAGCGCACGCACGAGATCCAACCACGTGGGGTAGGCCAGCCGCGCCGCCCACTCGTCGAGCCCGAGGCCGGTACGCGCGCGCACCGCGCTGGCCACGACACCCATGGCGACGCCGCGATGATTACGCGTCGCCACAGCGCCCACGACATTGTCGAGGGTGGCGAGAGAGGCGAGGCGGCGCTGTGCGTCCATTTCGACCTTTTTCGCCGTCCGCACGGGCGTATTACTCGCACACACACACACACAAACACACACAAACAACACACACAAAACAAACAAATAACAAAAAGGCCGAGTGTTTGCGCCCGCCGTTATCGCCGGCGCGCGCGACGGTCCGCGCTTGCCGAGACTCGTGTGTTTGGGTGGGGCGTCGGCCGGCGGTCGCATGTACGATGGACCTGTGGCCGTATATCACCCTCTCTGGCGTTTTCTCTTTTTTTTTACTACCGCTTTTCGATGCATGCGCCGACCAGATGACTTTTTTGGCGAATCTGCCTTTTGCTTTTTTTTTCGTAATCTGTTTTGTGTGGGCTGTGCAAATGTTTTTTCGTAGGCCTCGCTTCCTTTGTGTGGTCTGCCGTCGCAAACTCGACGTGCCTTGGTCGCTCGACCCTTTTTTTCCTCCTCTACGCCATCCGCCCTTGAAATTGTGGCACGGGTAGAGCCAACAAAAGAGCCAACAACAAAGCACAAGCCTCGTCGGACAGTGTAGTTGCACCAAGGGCAAAGGACCACTCTCTAGCCAGCCATCGCCATACGGTGCCCCTAGAGGTTGCGATTGCCGTCGTCAGGTTCGTCCGGGCCAACCCAAACCGACAACATCCCATCTTTCGAGGGCACGACCAAATTGTAGGCTCGATGCCGTTCCTTTCGCACGTCGCTCTGTCTGGCAAGATCAGCGGCGGCCGATAGTCAAAAAAGGCGCGACTCTTACTGTCGGGCGGTCCTACCGAGCCCAAATGGAATCATTGTACCGTGGTCGTCCGCCCAGCCGGTGCCTAGAGGTTCGGACGAGACACGACAAGCAAAAAAGGCGCATGCGCAATGAATTCGCGACAAAAAATGCCAACAACGATCATGACGGCGACAAAGAAAAAGAAATGTGCGTTGCGCGCCGGCGCAACAAGCAAAAATGGCTAGACCCCTTTGCCGGGCTTGCACGACAGTGTCAGTATGGGACCGTTTTTTTGGCGTGCGGCCGCCGACAATCAGTCGTGTGACCAGATCCAGTCGACGGCAATGGTGTCGCGAGGTCGGGCCGGGCGCCTGCAGTCGGCGGGCCGATTGTCGAGGACAAAGCGCCGGATGCCAGCGTACGAGGCGTTGGCCGCGCGCTCGGTGCAGCCCTCGGTGCGATGCGCGTGGAGCCACTCGACAACCTGGGCAAAAGAGGCTGCGGCGGCGTCGTCCATGGCGTCAGTCGTGCAGCCCTCGGTGCGGTTCTCGTGCAGCCACTGGACGACTTCTAGATGGCCGTGCCCGGCGGCGCCATCCATGGCGCCTGTCGTGCAGCCCTCGGTGCGGTTCTCATGTAGCCATTGGACGACCGCTAGATGGCCGTGCGCGGCCGCGCCGTCCATGGCCGCTGTCGTGCAGCCCTCGGTGCGATGCGCGTGGAGCCACTGGACAACCTCTAGGTGGCCTCGTGCGGCGGCCTTGTCCATGGCCGCCGTTGTGCAGCCTTCGGTCCGATGCACGTGCAGCCACTGGACAACCTCCAAATGGCCGTGGCCTGCGGCCCGATCCATGGCCGCAGTCGTCAACACTGCGTCGGCGGCATCGCACATGTGCTGGATCAGAGCAAGGTGACCGTGTCGGGCCGCGATGTTGACCACGGCCGTAGGGCCGTCGCCCGTCCCCACCGTATCGCGCAACCACGAGACCACGCGCACGTGACCGCCCGCGGCGGCGGCGCCCATGGCGCTCTTTCCGACGGCGTCTGGCCTGCATCCGTGGAGCCACACGAGGGCGTCGAGGTCGCCCATGCGCGCCAGACCATCGCCTATCGCTTTGGTACAACCTTTGACGTCGGCCTCGTGCAGCCACCGCATGGCGTCGCTATTGGCCTTGGACACGGCGCCCGACCACAGCACGGTGCCCACGTGGTCGGCGCAAAGGATGGTAGGATACTGTCGCCACGCCCAATCGAGCACGTCCACGGCGCCGTTGATGCACGCCGTCAGCAGTATATTGCTGAGATTGGGCGATCTCACGTCCAGGCCGATGCCCTGCGCACAGATGTACTGCGTCACGGCGCGATGGCCGTTGGCGTGCGCGAGCAAGGCCGCCGACTCGTAACACCCCTCGGCGCGATTGGCGTGGAGCCAGCGTACGACGTCGAGGTGCCCGTTGCTGGCCGCCGATGTCAGTGCCGCCTTGGTGCAGCCCTCTATGCGATGGGTGTGCAGGTAGATGACAATGGCTAGGTGGCCGCCGGCCGCAGCGCCGTCCATGGCAGCCGTCGTACATCCCTCGGTGCGGTTTTCATGGAGAAAGCGCACGGCGTCGAGATGGCCCGCGATGGCTGCCTCGTCCATGGCCTTGGGCGTCGCCGTATAGACGTGGCGCACGTTGGGCCTGCTGAGCCACGTCAGTGCGTCGACATGGCCGCCGCGCGCGGCGCCCTCGATGGCCGCCCAACCGGGAATGAGGGGTGCCCCGTTGGCCTCTAGAAAGAGCATCATGTCGATGCGCCCTGCTGTCGCAGCGGTGGCGATCAAGTCGGCATACTGTTTGGTCGGCGCGCCGGGTGCGGGCACGCGTCCAATGTGACGCATGCGGCGGCGCGGCGGCACCTTGAGCGAGACGCCATTGTCGACCAGGAAGCGCAGGACGCCAAGGTGGCCGTGCTCGACGGCAGCCCACACGCACGGCGGACCCATGGGCACGTGGCGCTCGGCGAGCACGACCAGCGCCTCGACCAGGCCCACGGCGCAAAAGGCCTCGGGCGTCTTGCGGTCGCGCCACGGCGCCAGCCTCTTGGCCACGCCGGCAGGGCTGTCGACGTGAAAGCACCTATGGGCGGCTCTCGCGCGACAAAAGTCGCGATCGCCCAGGCGCGACACAATGGTGGCCACCAGTTCGGCCGGCAACGCGTCCATCCGTAACGACCGTGCTTGTTTGATGCTCTTTTTTCTTTCTTTCTTTTTGCCTTTTTCCTCTTTGGGGGCCGATGCGCGGAGCGGCCATTGTCCTGCGTATCGTCCTCTCGCCGTCTCGGCAGGTGGACGCGCCATACACCCAAAAGTTCTCTGCGTCGCGAGATCACGTTTTTTGGTAGGGGTCTAGGCGAGCGCGCACGCACCCGCGGTGCGTCTGCTTTTTACTCTCTGCATGTTCTTTTTTATGTGCCTTTGTTTCTTGAAAAAGGAAATCGGATTCTTCTTTTTTTCCGCTTTTACGATTGTTTTGGCTCTTCTTTTTGTTGGTGTCGCCTGGCGAGAAAAAAAAGGCCATGTGCTTCGGGTGGAGAGCCGACACAGTCTCTTGGACACATCAAGGCAATCCATCGGTCGAAACATGCGGGTCTGCCGGGGCAGACGCATCGCCGTCGGACGCGTTGTTGTGGGGTGTGTTGGCGCCGGGCATGTCGTCGGCTTGGATGGTGGCGGCGAGTTGGCGCACCTGGGCTATCATGTCGCCCAACCCAGCGACAGATCCAAAGAGGGACGCATACTGATCATAGACGGCGCGTACCGGGTCCTCTTCGCCGTCGGCCGCCGCATCGTCAATCGCCTGGGTTAGATCGTCACGCGCGCCGTGTTCGTAAAGCCAGCGCGCCATATCCAACCGCTCGGTCGCCAGCGCTACCATGATGGCGCCACAGTCTCGTCCGCTGGCGTTGTGCGCGTTGAGCCATCGAATAACGTCGAGTTGTCCGACCATGGCGGCCATCATCCAATAGTTGTGATGCGCACGCGGTGTCGGACCGTCGAGGACGAGGCCCTGCGCATGAATTCGGTCCATGGCGGCAATGTTTCCTTTGAGCACCGCTCTGACAAAGGTCACGTGAAGATCGGTTGGCCCTTCACGGCCGCTAATCGGCCCCATGCCGGCCATAGCGCCATCGACACTAGAAACGTCGCCGTCGGCGACATCGCCGTCTACAGAGGGCGGGAACGGACCACGGATTGTGTCCTCGTCGGCGCCGTTATTTGGACCCGCGCGTCGCGCGAGGTATGCGGCAACGCACGGATGACCGGCGATTTCTGCCTCGCGGATGGCGCGGCGGCTGAATCCCTCGGTGCGGTTTTCGCACAAAAAGCGCACTATGCGCATGTGTCCTGACACGGCCGCGCTATCGATGGCCCCTGTTGTGCAGCCCTTGGCTGAATGCTCGTGGAGAAAGGCGACCACGTCGAGGTGTCTACCGGCGGCGGCGCCGTCCATGGCGGCCGTGGTACACCCTTCCGTGCGGCGGTTGTGAAGAAAGACGACAACGTCCAGGTGACCACCTACGGCGGCTAAATCCATGGCGGCGGTCGTGCATCCGCCAGCACAATTGTCGTGCAGCCAGCGCACGACATCTAGATGACCGCGCGCGGCCGCACAATCCATGCCCATTGTCGTGGCCTCTATGCCCGCAACACGCAGCAGCCACATCACGGCATCGAGGTGACCATTGCGGGCGGCCACATCGGCGAGCGACATGGCGCGCCGGCCGGCATTTTGTGGACCGGGTGCCGCGCCAAATGCAAGGGCCATGACGACTGCGCTGGCGATCTCTCCCGTGCCCAGTGTGAACCGGTTGGACCTTGGCCCACCTGCGAGCGCATCAAAGAGCGATCCAATGTCGAGCGTCTCCATGGCGTCGAACGACGTGCCCACGCGACGCAGGAACGCGAGCACATTGACGTGGCCCCCCGAGGCAGCCGCCTTGGCGCACGCGGGCCCCATGACCACTCTGCGTGTGTGAAGAACCTCTAGGGCCTCGACGAGACCGACGGCGCAAAAGTGCTCGGGCGTCTTGTCGCCGCGCCACCGGTTGGCGCGCCTGTCGACGGCCTCGTCCGAATCGGCGCGAAAGCACCGGTGGGCCACGCGCGCCCGGCAAAAGTCGCGATCGCCTAGATGGGCCGTGATGGCTGCCATCACTTCGGGCGGCAGCATGTCGATCCCACAGACGTGTGGAGTCGTCGTCATTGTTGTTTTCATTGTTGCTGGCACTGGCGGGCATTCAGCCCGTTAACTGGTTTGTGCTGTTGTCTGGGCGAGCCCCGACCAAGAGGTGCCCAGTAGGCCCCGTTTGCACAGCGCGCCAGAAAAAATGCACATTGGCCAAAATCGCTCGCCCTTTTGCACCGACAACACAGGCCGCAGGCCCGCTCTGCAAAGACCACAAAATACGAGACGGGGAAAAAACCTTGAAACAACGCCACCCTATTGGCTGCGTCTTTTTTTGCAGCCATTTTTTATTTTTGTTATTTGCATCGTCGCTGCCAGCGTCTCTCGGTGGATCTCTGTTGTCGGGTCGCGTATGTGCGCCGCCGCCGGCTACGTGCAACCGCGAGGCACTCGTGCCAGAGTCCCGATCGCCCGCTCAGGACAAGTTGAGGGCCCACCTAAAAGAGCAGCCCCGTCGGAACGCCACACGAGGACGCACATGGGAAAACAAAGAGAAAAAAAAGAAAAAAGGAGACGTGCAAGCCCGCGTAGCGGACCGACGGTTGGCGGCAGCGGCGTAAAAAATCGATCAGGCAGGACAAACTTGAGCGATACCGCGTCAACGATAACATCTATACATCTTCTTTTCTTTTTCGCCCCTTTGCCCCATTTCGTGGGTGAATCTTTGAGAGATGCAAGATTGCAGCGAGGAGGAGCCCCTACCACACGATGCGAATGACTACCAGCGCAGCACACCACTGGGTGCGTCTGTCGATCTGATCGGTGGCGCCATTGCGCACGACGATAGACCGATGTCGCCAGAGCGACGCCGCTGCGTGCTCGTCAATGGCGATGCGCGCCGCCTCGACATTGTCGACGACGCCAGCGTCCACCTTGTGCTCACCTCGCCGCCCTATTGGACCCTCAAAGAGTACAACGCTGCCGACGCGGTCGAGGGCCAATTGGGCCATGTCCAAGACTATGCCGACTTTTTGACGCAACTCGACAAGGTGTGGGCCGAGTGCTACCGCGTGCTCGTGCCCGGCAGTCGGCTCGTGGTGGTCGTTGGCGACGTGCTCTTGTCGCGCAAAAGGCACGGACGCCACCGCCTGGTGCCGCTCCACTCGGACATCCAGATTGCGTGCCAAAGGGTCGGATTCGACTGCCTGGCGCCCATTATCTGGCACAAGATCGGCTCGGTGGCGCACGAGGTCAACAATGGCCGGGCGTCGATGCTGGGCAAACCCTACGAACCCAACGCCATCATCAAAAACGACATCGAGTACATATTGATGCTGCGCAAGCCCGGCGGCTATCGGTCGCCCACGCCCACGCAGCGTGACCTCAGCCGCATCCCCAAAGCCGACTTTCACGCATGGTTTCGTCAGATTTGGACCGACGTGCCGGGGACCCGCTCCAAGGACCATCCGGCGCCGTTTCCGCGCGAATTGGCCGCGCGCCTCGTGCGCATGTTTTCCTTTGACGGCGACACGGTGCTCGATCCGTTTGCCGGCAGCGGCACGACGCTCGCGGCTGCATTGGATGCCCGCCGTCATGCCGTCGGCGTCGAGATTGACCCGACCTACTTTGCCCTGGCCAAAAAGAGGATTGCGGCGGCTCTGCCTCGTATCCACTGGCGCCAGCGTCATTGCGATCCCGTCGACAACGACAATACCATTGCCCGAGACTGTAATGACGACCCGGTGGATGTTCATGAACCCATCCCTAGAGATTGCGCTGCCGATTTCGTTCCTGACACGGGCGACGACGGCGCCAATAGAGCGTGCGTCGTGGGCACCCTGGCGGCCGCCGGCGGTGCGCCGCCGAGCCCCGACAACACATCGCGCAAGCGCAAGAGGTCCCCACCCGACATTTGAACATCGATCGCCGCAGCGACGTCTGCAAAAGTTCGGCCGGCCGTTTACAATGCCCAAAAAAACGGAAAAGAAACCACAACAAGAACAAGAAAAATCAAAACTCATGCATGTTTTTTTCTTTTTTTTTGCTGTCGGTGGCCGGTCCCTGCTCTGGCGGCGCACACCTGCCGACTTGTCTTTTCTTTTCTCTTCCTGAGAGCCGCCGGCCTGCGCGTGCCAACATCTGCGCAAGGAGGGCAAAAAAGTGACAGCCAAAGAGAATATATTTTTTTAGAAAAATGACGACGACCATACACAAAAAATCGCGTGGGCCTGCCAGGATCAAAAACTATTTTTTAACGACCGCCGGGCGGCCGAGGGGTTTGCTTTTCACTTTGGATCTAGGCCGACCCCGGCCGAACAGTTGGCGCGTGTTGGCCACCCACCCTTTTTTTTCCTACCTCCTGCCGAACCCCAGCGAAAATCATTGGGTCGACAAACCAACGCACACACGCGCGCGCGCCGACGACAACGGCAAGACACTCTAGACAAAGGGAAGAAACCCACAAAGAGAGAACAAACAAAAAACAGACACGCGCACGCACGCACGCTGAACAAAGATGATCGCCGCCATGCCCAGCGAGATCGCGGCGCGCGTCCTCGACTATTTGAACGACGTCGATTTTTGCGCGGCCCGCCTGGCCCACCGATGGTTTCTGGTGCACACCGACGACGAAATCACACAACAGCGCCGACTGGCCGTGTGGCGCACAAGGGACCTCGACCTGTGCCGCAAGGGCGACACGACGGCCGTGGCGGCCCTCGCTTCCGCGGGCCATTCTTTTGACAAGAGGCACCTCAAAGAGGCCGCCGCACACGATCGCCTCAACGTCGTCAATTTGCTAGTAGGCGGTGCCATGCCGGGCGCGCGCTATTATTCGTGGGGTGCCATGAATCACGCAGCCGGGGCCGGTCACCTCGACATGGTCATCTACCTGCACGGCGTCATCGACGAGCGATGCTTTCGCTTTGCCTCGGCAAACGGTCTCTCTGTCGCCATGGACCATGCCGCGGGCGGCGGCCACCTGCACATCGTCAAGTGGCTGCACGAAAACAGCACCCAAGGCTGTACCACGGCAGCCATGAACTGGGCAGCCCGTGGCGGTCATCTAGACGTCCTCAAGTGGCTCCACGACAACCGGACGGAAGGATGCACTCTGCGCGTGTGGTGGCGCGCTTGCCAGGGCAATGTCAAAGTCATTGAATGGCTCTTTGACAACCTACCGGCGCCTCTACTGAGCGCGCCGACCGTCTTTTACGAAGCGGCACTGGGCGGCCACGTTCATGTCATGTGCTGGCTCCGTGCTCGCGGGCTCTCGTGGGACTATTCGCCGCATGCGGCCATCGGTGCGGCCGTGTGCGGGCACTTGGGAGCCCTTCAGTGGATGTCTGCGCATATGCCCGATGCCTCTTTTGGCGCGTCAATCACGGAGATGGCATCACAGGAGGGCCATCTCGACGTCGTCAGGTGGCTGTGTGAAAACTGCCCCACCGCGCAGCCGACACCATCTGCTCTGGCCAGGGCCGTCGTCAATGGCCACGTGAAGGTGGCGGCGTACCTTTCACGATATCAGCCAGGGCTCGCCATACCCGACGATACCATGGAATGCGCCGCTTTGCACGGCCGCCTAAATGCCGTCGAGTGGCTGCATGCAAACAGGCCCGACCTCGCGGTGTCGCCGGCGGCGATGGACAATGCCGCCTACCGAGGTCACTTTGACATTGTCAAGTGGCTACATGCGAACCGCACCGAGGGTTGCACACCGGCGGCGATCGATTATGCCGTCTTTGGCGCCAATATGGACGTGGTCAAATGGCTCGACATCACATACGGTCACGCGTGCACGAACGAGGCCGTGTCCTACGCCGCTTGCATGGGCGCCCTCGACCTTCTCAAGTGGCTCCGTCGCCGCTTTCCCCATCTGACGCCCACGACAGTGGCCATAGACGAGGCGGTGGGAAACGGCCACTTGGACGTCGTCCAGTGGATCCACCAAAACTACCCCGACGTCCGATGCACGGACAGGACTCTGTTGCGGGGCGTCGCCGGGGGCCGCCCAAACATTGTTCGATTCCTTTGCAAAGCCTATGCCATGGTCATCACAGACGTCCCCATCGCGGAGGCCGATAGGTGCGGCCATTTCGACATTGCCGATTATCTGCGATCCGTCCGCACCGCGACGGCCTCGGTGTGAGCGCTCGCTTGCCGGGCGCCCCTCTTGCCGACTCGCTGTCGGCGTGCGTGCTCTCTATCCCAGTCGGCTGTTTTCTTCTTGCTTTTTTTGCAGAAGAGAAAAAGAAGACAGTTTCAAATGTATGCCGTAGGGTGCTCTTTTTTTATGATCTTGCCGTTGCTGAAACCGGTCCCTCCCTTCGGCCGCCGTTGCCCTCTCTTTCTGTGTTGACGTTGTTGGCGCGATGCAATACTAGCAGTGTCGACACCACGGCACATGCGCCCGACCGGCACTTGCGAGAACCAAGCGACGGCGCCCTCCTCTCAAAACCGGCAATTTCAATCGCGACGCGGCAGGCCGGTTGGCCTTTTGCGGGCATTGACGCAGATTGAACTGACCGTCAAGAGACAGCATAAAAATCGTCATGAAAAAAAAGCGATCGTTGGGCGCCGCCCGAGGTGCGGGGACGCAATGTGGCAGGATGGCGAGGACCATGAGGTCCCGCTGCTGCTGGTGGTGCTGCTGCCCACGCACACACGCCGAGAGCCAGGCCTATGGGCAACTATTTTTTATTTTAAAAAAAAGGATCCACCTAAAAGGCATGCTGTCGGCCACCGACCTCCAGGTGCGTACTTTCCTGCCGAACCCACGGGCCGATTTATTTCTCCCCCCCCCCCTATATTTTATCTTGGCGTTTTCATATCGTCGGCCGATTGGTGCGCCCGCGCACACAAATGCTCCAATCGTCCCCGTCGAGTAGCCAGGATCTGCCGGCCGGGCGAGCACTGGAAAAAAAAAGAGTCGCGCCAAAGACCAGGCCGCCCAAACAAAAGGGGAACAGAGTACCGCGTGAAATAAAAAGAAAAAAGAAGCAAGAGAAACACAAACGGGCCGCGACGATGATCACCGCCATGCCGAGCGAGATTGCGGCGCGCGTCCTCGACTATTTGAACGACGTCGACTTTTGTGCTGCCCGTCTGGCTCATCGATGGTTTCTGGTGCATACCGACGACGAAATCACACAGCAGCGTCGGCTGGCCGTGTGGCGCACAAGGGACCTCGATCTGTGCCGCAAGGGCGACACGACGGCCGTGGCGGCACTCGCGGCCGCGGGCCACTACTTTACCCGCGTCCATTTGGGCGAAGCGGCCCTCCACGGTCGCACCGAATTGATTGACCTACTGCTGAGCGATGCCGTGCCGCACACGCGCTACTCGCCCGGTGCAATGAAATACGCCGCTGGTGCCGGCCACTTGGACACCGTCATCCACTTGCACCGGGTCGCTGCTGGGCGACATGAACCCGCGGCGGCGGACGGCCGAATACGGTCCACGCCCATGGACCATGCCGCCGGCAAGGGCCACCTCGACATTGTCAAGTGGCTGCACGAAAACACCGACCAAGGCTGTACCACGTGGGCCATGGACATGGCTGCCGCCAACGGTCACACCGAGGTGCTCCAGTGGCTCCACGAGCACGGAACCAAAGGGTGCACGGCGCGCGCCGGTTCTACGTCGTGCGCCGGCAACGCACAGACCGTAGCGTGGATTTTTGCCCATCTGCCGCAAGCGCTCCTCGACCCCCTGCGCGTCTTTCAGTGTGCGGCGGCGCTAGGTCACATTGATGTTTTGCAATGGCTTCACGCCAACGGCTTGGTGCCGGCCTATTCGTCATTGATGGCCGAGAGCGCGGCCGGTCACGGCCGTCTCGACGTGCTGCAGTGGATGACGACGCACTTGGCCGATGCCCAGTTTGACGCGTCGGTCACGCAGGCGGCCGCCCTAGAAGGCCACTTGGGCGTCGTCGAGTGGCTCTGCGACAACTATACCGACGCGCAGCCGACGTCCCATGTTCTCACGGCGGCCCTGAACGGAGGGCACATGCACATAGTCGACTTTATTTGTGCGCGTCAACCCGATCTTGCAGTCCTCAACACGGCCATGGACACTGCGGTGACGCGCGGTTGCTTCGAGGCTATGGGGCGCGGTGATGCACGCAACTGTTTTGATGCGCTCGAATGGATGCGCGTAAATCGACCCGCCGTCGCGCCGACGCGATCCGGCATGGACATGGCCATCTTTGCGGGTCGCCTCGACGTGGCCCAGTGGCTCCACCGTCACTATGGCACAGATTGCAGCCCCCATTCGATGGACTCTGCAGCAGCCACCGGGCGCGTCGACCTGATCGGCTGGCTGTGGCGTACCTATGGACACGCGTGCACGATCGACTTTTTGGATGCCGCCGCCGGAGGGGGCCACGTCGCCGTCCTCGACTGGCTGCGCAGCCACTTTTCTCGCCTGGCGCCTACGGCGCATACGGTGAGTCGCGCAGCCAAAGGAGGGTTTATAGAGGTCCTCCGGTGGCTGCACCGCAACCACCCCGACTTGCATCCTGGCAGGGGAGCGTTGGAGGCGGCCATCACGCACGGCCATCTGTCGGTCGTCCAGTTTCTCTGCGAGACCTATGCGCTAGAGATCGACGAGGCGTTGGTCACCCGTGCGGACCGCAACCAACACTTTGCCGTCGTCGACTATTTGCGGTCGCGCTGCGCGATAGGGCCCGCAGTGTCTCTCGATGCAGCGCCGCCCGCGTGAAAAGTGGGCGCGTGGCCTCTTTTTGTCTGTCCTAGGCAACAAAAACAGAAACCTGCATTTTTGTGCGATCGCAAAGAAACAGAAAAAAGTATTTGCGGAATCGCAAAGGAGGAAAAGGGAAATCTTGGCGCGGCGAGGTGCCCTCTTTTGTGGCGCGCTCGCCTTTTTGCCTACGCGGGTGCGCGCACAGCGGCCGAGACCGTGTCATGACGCAGAGCACTGAGAATGGGGGTGTCCACGAGGCAAAAACAAATGGACAAGAGAGGTGCAAACCGCCACCGGTTCGCGGACGTGACCGACATGCCCAACAAGACCGCGCAGGGAGAAACTATGCACACAAAAGGCGACAAGGACACGACAGACGCGAGCGACGACGACGGTCAGCCCGACGACGACAAGTGCAGGATCACATCGTTGCCCGCGACGGTCATCGAGGCGGTGCTCGACTTTTTAGACGACGACGCCGACCTTGTCGCCTGCGTCGCGGCCCACCGCTGCTTTGGGGGTGCCGCACGTCCGCGGCTGTCTGAATCGCGCAAAATCGCCGCATGGATGCGGCGCGGCCCTCTCTGGGCGTGCGCCACCAACAATGTCGACGCGTTGACTGTGCTCGCCCAACACGACGTTGCGTTCTGCGAGGCGCACCTGGTAGAAGCCGCACAACGCGGACACCTCGACGCTGTCGCCTTTTTATGCCGACAGGGCATCATCGTCGATGGCGTCAAGGAAGAGAGGATCGGCGGCAATACGATCGAGCACGAGTCGTCCGACTTGACTGCTCTAGATGTCGCAGCCGCCAACGGCCACGGCGCTATTGTGCGCCTTCTTCATGTGAGCCTCAAGGGGTCGCGCGTGGCGACGACGGCCGCCATGGACCAGGCCGCCGAACACGGCCATCTGGACATTGTCGTCTTTCTGCACGAGAACCGCACCGAAGGCTGCACCGAGTGCGCCATGGACTGGGCGGCGGCCAACGGCCACACGGCCATTGTGGACTACCTACACAAGAACCGCACAGAGGGATGCACGCCATGGGCCATGAACGCGGCAGCGACCAACGGCCACCTGCGCACCGTCGCCTATCTGCACGAGCACCGCGGCGAAGGGTGCACGACCGACGCCATGGACGGCGCAGCCGCCAACGGTCACGAGGACGTGCTCGTCTACCTGGACCGCCACCGCGACGAGGGATGCACCGCCAACGCGCGAATCGATGCATGCCTCGGCGGCCACGACCACATATTGGTCGTCATGGACGAGCGCGGTATCATGCCCGGCCGACGCCGCGGGCGCCGCCGTCGCTGCAAACCCGCACCATGAAAAAACGTGCTCCCCCGTGCGATGGCGCACACGTCAACGCTCCGAATGCCGGGCTCCTCTCTCGCTCTCAAAGACAGCAACGCCCGCCGCGGTTCGGCGACATCCTCGCCGGCCTCTGGCACGGAGAAAGACGAAAGATCCAAAAATGTCCAAAGGCGATTCGAGGAGGCATAGAAAAAAAAGTTACAAAAAAGAATAAAAAAAGATGGAGACGCACGCCCCAAAGACTCTTGTCCCGAGCGCGCTGATAGTGTGCGACAATGGCGGCGGCACATTTTTTTGCAGGTTCTGGTGGGCTCTCTTTTTTTTCCCGCACGCAGGGCCTCGCCAGAAGAACGGCGGGTTCCGGCCCTCCTTTCCTTCTTTTATTCGTCTGTGAAAAATCCAATAAAAAAGGGCAAGAAGACGCGCCGACGCTCGCCGCCGCTCGTGACGCGAGGCACCGATACGGCAAAAGAAAACCGAGGAGACACACAAAAAGAGACCGCGCGCGAGTCGATGACGGACAGACACATGTCTACACTCAAAAGAGCCAACGCGGGCGACTTGCGCCGCTTTTTTGTCGCCAAGCGGTCCAAGAAAGACGACGACGAGCCCGCAGACTCGACGCAAGGCGTCGCGCTGCCGCAAGACCACAACACGCCAACCGCTGTCGTGCCGTCGATCGTGTCGTCAAACAGTGTGACCACCGACAATGAAAACGAGCAACAACTGCCAACTCCAACGACCACCACCACCAAACCGACGCGCGTCGTGAGACTGAGACGACGCGGCGGTCACATTGTTCAGGACTGCGACGTCTACATCGGCCGGCGGTGGACGGTCGGCGGGTGGGACCTGCCGCAGAGCGAGTGGGCCAACCCCTACACGGTCCGTCAGGCAGGATCGGCGGCCGAGGCCGTGCGTCTCTACGAGCACGCGCATCTGGCCCAGCGGCCCGATCTGGTGGCCAAGGTGGGCAGCCTCAAGGGGCTGGTGCTCGGGTGCTGGTGCAAAAACAAACCCGACGATCCGTGCCACGGGGACGTCTTGGCGCGTCTGGCCGACGCCTGGCCACACGCATGTGCGCAAGAGGAAAAGGTGATCGCGTCGGAAACCTGATGCGCCAAGGCATGCGCACGGTGACGGCATCGCGTCCCGCGCCGGCAGATTTACCCGCGTATGCGCATGTTGGCTCTGCTTTTTTGTATGCTTGTCCTGCGGCACACAAACACGACCGTTGAGTAAAAAAGGAAAAAAGAAAACAGCATCTGAAAAAATGGCGGTTGATAGGGCGCGGAATAAAAACGGGGAAAGGAAAAAGATGAAAAGCACCCAAGAGGGCGACCAAGAGCGGGCATGCGCACGCATCTAGCGCCGGAGAGGTCCCAGCGGGCCGCACGCGGGCGGTGACCGCCCTCTCCTGGCGCGAACGACATGCTGCGGGCCAATCAGAGCGACCATCGTCCGAGGCGGCTCTAAAAATAAAAACCGGGTGGCACATAGAGACAACAAGCGACAACCGGATCAAAACACGGGCCGTCGACGTCAACGCCCAAACAACAGCACATGGGCCGCCAAACCAAAAATAGGCGTCGAGACCGACCGCCGGTCGTGCGCTCGGCTGCGACATCGTGGTGGCGTCGCTTTTGGGTCCGCGCGCGTCCCACAGGTACGCGACTGGCCTTTTTTCCACATCTTTATTTCGTGGACGGGTTTTCGTTGTTGTTAAAGACTCGATTTTTTTCTCTCTTTTTTTGTCACATCATGCGATCTTTTTGGACAAAAGGCGGGATGCTGGACGTGGGAGAAAACATGCGCGCGGTCGTCCGCATCGGTTGAGGTTGAAAAAAAAAAGAAAAATCTGACGGGCGGCCTCTGGCAGGCGACAGAGGGGAGCAGACGACAACATTGTGCCGGCAGTTGGCCGAGTGCATGACCAAGAATCGGCGTACGCTGGCTCAAGCCTTTTGCGCGCTCGACTGCGCCAAGGTGCTGCTCGTGGAGCCGGGCGACATTGACGCACTCTACCCGTGGCACCTTTACGTGGGACCGCGACGTCCGGCCCTGCTCCACCTGGGCGGTTCCGTATACTCGACACGCGCCTCGTTGGAAGAGGACGCCGCGTCGCACCTGGTCGTTAGTGGCGAAACCAACCGCGATGAGCGATTCCGGGTTATCCTGTCGATGGACATCAGGGACGCCACGATGACGGCCAAGATCTATCGCGCGCCGCACGACAGGCCCTTTGGCGCGCCTCTGTCCTGTAGCGTGCGCGCTCATTCGGTGGCCCGTTGACTCTCTTGTTTTGCTCCAGGCACAATGGCCCGATAATTTCTTTTCTGGTCCTGTTTATTTTCTTTTTTTTGTTCTTGGTGGTTCGCTGTCCCCGTCGTCGACGGCGGCCACGCCCACTCTTTCAGCATTCGGACAACAAAAGCGCACGCCCGCGTAGATAGAAAAAAAAGTCGGACGGAATGGAATAGGACAATGACCCGTCCCAAAAACTCGACCCCTCCGGGCAAATGCAAATACAGACAAAGACACGCTCACTCTTTTTTTTTGCAGTCCGCCCCAGAGCCGCCAGCCCTTTGCTGGGTGGTAATTTTTATTTTTTTCATCTTCTCTTTTGCGTGTGGGCGGGAATGGCATTGCCTTGGTGATCAGGCGGCGAGCGCGCACGCTTTGGCGGCAGAGAGTCGCCGCGCAGCGATCAAAACCGTCCGTGTTGTGTTTATGGAACCGTCAAAGGAAAGTTTGACGAAAAGAATGTAAAAAAAAAGAGGGAAAATACATCGTCTTTGCGCGAGACCCGTACGCCTGCGTCGAGGATGCCACAGCACGTACAAGTGCGCATCTCAATCCAACGAGGCCATCGCGACGACTTGGCCGATGCAGTACGGATGACGCCAAGAGGTGGATGGTGAACAGATTACTTTTGGCGGCGCAATAGAGCCGACCGCACGAGGTTGCGCTCAAAAGTGTCAACGTCAATGTCTGCCCGATGCCCAATCCACGCGGCGGTTTTGCGGTGTCGGGGTGAATCGACCGACAGCGCCAGGCGCAGACACTTTTCGGGATCCCACCCGTCTGCACTGCGAGCGACGCCCAGGGCCAGGGTCGACGCCATGCCCTGGCGTGCGGCGTCTTCGCACGCGCCGGCCGACCACGCATGGCCGTGTTGGGTGAGCATGGTGACGACAGCATGCCGATCCACGCTGTGGTCGTCTTTGGGCTGTGCGCCAATGGCTCTTGTGATCGCGTCGGCGGGCAGGACAACATCGGCCGACAGCGCCCACGCCACGACGTCAACGTGACCGCTCTCCAGACACCAGGCGCCAAGGCGATCGCCCAGAGGTCTAGGGCACTGGTGTGCGTCGAACCACCGCAAGAGGGCCACATGATTGCGGCTGGCAGCGTCATAATAGGCCACAGAGGCAAGTCGGACAAAACCCGCCTCCAAGAGAAGCGCCAGCAGGTGGATGGTCTGATCTTGGTCGTATTGGCCCGCGGCGCATCCCGACCACACTGCCGCGCGCCCGCGAGCGCGTCGATTGTCAAGGTAGAACCGGACAATCGGATGGACGACAAGACTCTCGGCAATGTCGACGCGACCTTGATAGAGCGCCCACCACAAGAGTGAGGCGGCGTCGGGCAACCTCGATTCGTTATCGTCGCCTGTGACGTCATTGGATCTGTCGCGGTGAAATTGAAGTAGGGTATCGAGTCGACCCCGTTCAAGAGCCGTATAGAACCACTGTGAATCAATGGGCATAGTCGTCTCTTTGACCGCCCACATGGCGGCGCGCGGATGGCCATCGACAATGATGCAACGCGCCTCGTCGAGCGTGGCCCACGAGGGGTCGCGTTGGTAGAGCCAGGCGAGCACGGAAACAGAGCCCGACGCTACGGCACAGCAAACCATGCGCCGCGCGACGTGCGGCGGCAAATGGGCGATCGACCGCAGGCTGCCGACGTCGTCGACCTGCGCCAAAGCACAGAGGACGTCCTTGTGGCAGAGACAGGCGTCCACCTGCAGTTGGTCAACCACGTGCAGATGGCCCTCGACAATGGCCTTGGCGCCCGCGTCGGGAGTCCACCTGCAATCGTGGGCACGCAGCCATGTTACGGCGTCGGCGCTGCCTGCGCGTGTCGCCGCCAAAAGGAGACGGCCGCCGTGGCTCACCAGCCGGGGGCGCCCGTCGAGGAGCCAACTCACCGCAGACCATTGACCATCCTCGATGGCGTTGACGACGACCGTCCACAGACTCGTGGGGTTTAGGACCCATGCGTAGCGCCGGACTTGGGCCAGTCGCTCGCGCCACAGGCGACACACGCAGTGCGCCGCGACCCGATCGGCAATGTGGTCCAACTGGCCGAGGACCAACTCGACAATCTCGCTGGGCATGTCGTCCATGGTGGGCGCCTGCATCGTCTTTGTGTGTCTCTTGTATTTTTTTTACTTTGTGTACACGTTGTTTTATTGGTGTGCGCTCGGTGCGCCTTGCTGTGTTGGTCGAGCGAGACCAAGAAGGTTTGTGCGGATTCGTGGGGGGGGGGGGGGGGGGGGGGGGGGGCATTGCTGTCGAGCGCCCCAATGAAAAAACACTCGACAGAACACGCATAAAAAGAGGCGAGGCACAGGGCCGACGCCGGGCGGGGCGTGCGCGCCACCAACGGCCCATGGCCCAGAGTCGACCAAAGGACACAGAGAGACAGAGAGCCTTTCAAAAAAGAGAGAGAGAGAGACGGACCGCAACCAAGTCGCCCAACTTTCCCGCCGCATTCGCCGTCGCCCTTTTTTTCCTTTTCGTTGCCAAAGCCGACCAAGGCCGGCAGTGGTGGCCGGCCGATAGCCGCGCGCCAACCGCAAAAAGAATGAGGAAAAGTGAGAAAAAAGAAAAAGGGGAGGTTTCTTGCTGGATACCCGTCTCGTGTGGGGGGGGGCGTCGGCAAGGAGAGGACGACGGGAACCGCTTCCCAAAGGGCCATGCTGTCTCTTTTCCGGGCAAGGGCACGGACACACGCAAGGGCGCCGTCGTCGCACGACCAGAGGAATGTGATCCGTAACCGAGGCAAGGAACACACGCCCACAGTGAACCGCCAACGAAAAAAAAACACACACACACAAGACAACACCATGAATCAGAGAGACATGTACAACTCTGCCGTCGGTCTTGGCACGCCTTTCTCTGTTGAACGCGTCGTGATCGAGCGACGCGCACAGTCGCCGGCGGCGCAATGGCTCAGCGACAACGAGGACGCCGGGCTCTTTCTCACAGGCGACCAACTCGACGACCTCGATCAGTCGACCGCGCACATTGTCGTTCCGATCGACGCCGTGGCGTCGCTCGACGACCCCGATAGCACTGGACCTTCCGATCACGGACTCGAACTGGTGCCCTTTGGTTCGCTCGGCGGCAAGGTCCTGCGTCACCCGGCTGTTACCGAACGCCTCACCGACGAGGCCGACCTCGGCCCCGACGATCGACTCTACGCGGGCGTGGTCATTTACGACCGGTGGACCAACAAGAACCAAGTCACGCCGTGGGCTGCCGTCGGCTCCCCCGACCAGCCCGTCCGCGGCGTCTACAACGGCATCCCCACTCGCTATGTGCTGTTGGAGTGATCCTCTGCACACTACCACCCCATCGCTCGCTCTCGGCGACCGCGACGGTTTCGGTCGGCGCCGACGGCTGCGTACCGCCTCGGTGACCCGCGTCTTTGCAAATGCAATTTGGCTTTTTGTAAACACCACAACGAAGAGGACCAGTAAAAACAAAAACAACAAGAACAACAAGCAAACAACGCAGCCACAAGGAACGGGTTTTGGCCGCGTGCGCGCAGGTCCTGGCCAGACATACCGGCATCTGCCAGAGTCGTCCCTGGCTGTGAGTGCTCTGCGCACGAGGCGCCGGCCAAGTCGTGATGCGCGAGGTCGGTCGGGTCTGTTATAGGGTAAAAGTCGCAGGGGAGTCGCTTTGCTCCACGCAGACCATACAAAAAACCGCGCAGAATTGCACACACACACACAAGTGCGACAGTGCCACCATGCAAGACGACACATTTTTCCTAAATTTATACCGTGCGGCCGACGTGGCGCTCTTGGAGACAGACAGTCCGTCGGTTGGCGAGGTGGTGCGCGTGCTCGCGCTTCCCAAACGTGTTTGGAGCACGGAAGAGCCTTTGGGTGACGACGACGACGACGCGACGGCCGAGCCCACGGCCTCGGTCTATGTACGCACGGCCGACCCCCCGTGCCGCTTGCTGCCGCAGGGGAGCGCCTACGATGCCGCCTATGACTTTTACACGCTCGACGCCGATCCCATGGAGTTTGCCGAGCACGTCCCCGAGTCCTATCGCGCGATCATGCGGTCGGGCAGGGCCACGACGGCCTATGACGCGCGCCAACTGATCAAAGGCGTCAAAATCGACGCCAACACCCAGAGTCTGCCGCTCGCCAGCAGGGCGTACGTGCTCAACACCGAAAAGGGCGCATGCGCGCTCGACAGACGACAGTATGTCGACTTGCGGCGGCGTGCCCAAGGCCTGACGGACGCGCAGATCGGGGAACCGTTTGGCGACCAGGCGCTGTGGCGGGCGCCGCTGGACGAGTTGGCCCAGTGGCTGTCCGAGCCCCAGTTTGCCAAGCGTATTGTTGCCGACGATCGCGCGCGGCGCCTTGTGACGTGGCGCGTCGCGCAGGCCTATGTCGACGAACTGAAAGGTATGCGGGCCGCGGGCGAGGAGCCGCCCGGTCACTTGACAACCGGCGAAGGGGCCATACTCGACCTGCTGGACGCGGTATACAGCGGCGGTGCTACGGACGAGTCGGCCCAAGATATCGCCACAGCGGAATTGATCCTGGCGGTCGCCCTCTGGTATCCCGGCGCGCTCGACGAATTGCGCGGTCTTTTTGATGGAGCGACCGTGATGGCGAGTGTGCTGGCCATCGAGAGCCTCTTGCTCGGGCCGACATTGCTTCCCGACGAGCCTCTCATCCATGACGACGACACGGAAGAGGCCGCCCTGGACATATTCGGTGTGTTTGTACAGGATGAGTTGAGCGTATACGAGGATGTGCTCTCTGCGGCTGCTCAGTCCGGTGCGCAGACGCTAGCCGAGCACATTATCCAAGAGCGCCTGAACAATGAACTCAGTCCCGATTTCGCAAATACATTGGGGGACGAGGCCGAGATGAACGGCCACGACGAACTCGCCCAACTGTTTCGCGAGGCCTCTGGGCGTTACTGAAGGGATAGTAAACAACATTCACCGACACATGTTTACATGCCACGGGGTATGGCGACCTATGCCAGGCAACGGCCAAGGTTGTTGTGGATTAATCCCAACATCGCAGGGACGCCACCAATGGATAATTGTGTGTTTTAGCCGGTCGGCTGGTCGTTGCCCGCCGTTCATATAGGACACCACATTTTTTTTTCTAGAGAGCGCGCAGCGCAGACAACGGCGGCTCTGGCGGTCGTGTCCTTCCCGTGGCGCACCAATGGCTCGGCGGTCAGCCGGCCGTAGATCCCCGAATAGCAGACCGAGCCTCGGGCGACTGGGTCTCTGATGAAAAGCAAGCCCGCTAGTGGCGTCTTTTTTTTGCCCCATGAGCAAAGCCCACCCAACATTTTCCGACGAGCCGCCCTCGGCCTGTGCTCGCTCTCGCACCGACGCGACTGTCAGTCTATTTGCACGCGGTGTATTCACAACCTGGAAAAAAAAGACGTTGGCGGGTTTGATGTCCGCCAGAGGTTCAGTTGGTTGGGAACCAGCCGGCCCATTCCAGTCGCGTCGGCTGCGGAGCAACTAGCCGTCGGCCAAGATCAGGCTTGCCGTCATTTTAGAATCTGTGCCCTGTCAATGTCGGAAAATAGAGCGGCATGTGGCCAGCAAATGTGTGTCGCTTCGAGGATGAGGCATCAACGCTCTTGTCTGCCTCGGAATAGGGCGCGCGGAATCGCGGATGCGCCATAAAAAGACAGACGAGACTGACGCCCCACACCGTCGCAACATTCGCTGAAAGGTCCTCCAACTGGCAAAATGCCGCTGCGTACCGTAAATGCAGAAAAAAGGGGCGCTATTTTTTTTGAAAAAAAAAGACAAATGTGCTTTTGCGGTTCGTGGAAAAAAAAGGAGGACCCGAGGCCCGCTGCGCAATCGCCGACGACTGCAAGCGCACCTTTTCGCGACGGCCACAAAACTTTTTTTTGCACAACGCGCTCTGCATCATTTTTCCTTTTGCGCCAATCGACGGCGATTTCAATGTGCCGCGGCGTCGACACAGAGGGCGATTGGTCCATGCGCTATTTGAAAAAAGTTTTGCAGAGAAAATAAACCACGAGAAAAAGGTCACCCAGCGTCGTGTTTGCATTACGACACAGTCTTGCACAACTCGACCGTCCCCAATACACCCGCTGTGCCACCGCTTGCGCGCGCGCTCTTTTGTCGGGCCGTCATCAAAAGACCATGCGCGCAGTGACGCTTACCGCCGTTTTTGCGCTCTCCCTGGCTGCGGGGTGGCTCGCGTGCCCTGATTTAAATTGCGTCGGCCGAGGACCCTGGGTCGACTTTGCCGTCGTCGCGCTTGCAGCCTGGCTCGTTTGTAGCCTCTGCGCGACAGCGATCCGCCGCCGCGTGACCCGTCAAATGCCTCGCGCACCGCCTGTCATGGTGACGCCCGCCGATGTTTCTGCGCAACAATCTGTCGCGCATACGAAAGAGCGGACACCGACGACTGGGTGTCTTCTGCCGCTGCCGCCTCGACCGCCGCCTTGTCGACGCGTTGACTATGCCCTCCACCCTTTTGGCTTTGACTCGTATAGGGACACAGTCCCCCGCGGCGCCCTAATCATGTGCGAGCCGATCGCGCCGTCCAAGAGCATCGCCTGGTGGACGACATTCAAGACGAGAGTGATCGACCGATACGGCGGCCCGCTCTCTTTTGCGCTCGCGTGCGAGGTCCACCCGGACCTCGTCGACCAGCAACGCTGGGATGGCGCAACCAACGATGGCCCCACAAACGGTAACCGCCTGCGCCCCGTCGTGGGCAAGGTTGTCGACGTCGACCACGTCACGCGCGGACAGTTTGTTTCCTGCGACGGCCGGCTTCAACCGCACGGGTATGCAATTCGCCACTATCGCGACGGCACCGCCCACGAGGGACTGTGGAGTCGCGGCTCGTGGTTGAGGGGATATGTCTATCGCCCTCCGACGCCCGATCGCAGTTCCGAAGTCTGCCTCACGCCTTGGGGCGCCACTGGCAAGCGCGACTTTTCGGTCAGGTGGCATACGTGGGACGCCGATGGTCGGTCGCGCCGCCACGTTCGACTCTATGGACCCTCTTTTGCGCGCTGCGCGGCGACGCCGCGTGACGCATGGCCGACCCTGCGTCATCGTCTCTACTATGGCGCGTGGGCACCCACCAACTCGTGCGCCGTGTGCATATGCAATTTCCACAACAACGACCAATATGTACAGGCCGTCGACGGCGATGGTGCCCCGACGATCCTCTACTATTACATCGACTCGGTGCCGCGCGGTCAGATGATTGCGAATTGCGCGTGGACAGTCATCGCACCCCGGTCCGACAGTGGCTATAGCGGCTCGGTGTTTTACCCGAGCGACACGACGTCGCCCCAGTTTAAGATGATGGCCGACTATGTCCTGTCGGGACGGTCGGCCGAGGCCTTTTCGCCCGCACAACAGGCCGCTTTTGTCGACGCCATCTGCGCCGCGCAGGCCACCTAACCGTTTATGCCTTTCTTTGCCCTTGCTCGTCTGTTTTTTTTCGCCTGTGGTGCATGAATAAAAAATATGCTCTATTTCTCGTGTGTTTCTTGTCTATTTTTTGACGCCTTTATGGCCTCGTCATCCTTGCTCGCTGTCGTCTGTGCAAACCGATTCTTTGTGCAGTGCAGTAGGCGCCGATGTATAGGATGCGTATGGGTGCCTTTTTTGTGTGTTTTCACTATATAACCGAGCGCACGGCGAGATCGCTCATGCCGTCGCTCGGCGATCCCGAGGCGTATTCTTGCCGAGCCGGCCCGGGTACCGTCCGCGTCGCCCACAATCTCTCTGTTCTCGATTTGCGATTGTATCGGGAGCAAAAAAGCATTAAAGATAATTTTTGAAAACATCACACAAAAGATGCCGTCATAGGAAAAAACAACGATCCTACTAGGCACGTGTACAACAACGACCGCATTGGCATCGAGGAATCGGCACCGGCGAGGTCGTCCTCGATGCCAAGTAGGCGCGCCTCTCAGCAAGACACACCGTGGGTACGTGAGTCGACAACCAGACCAGAGGCTCTGTGCGACTCGGCCGGCCGGCCACGTGATCCAGCGCAGGCTGCACGAGATCTGTTCCGTAGCGCGCGCAGAGCATGGCGATCTTTTCGGCACGCGAGCCCAGGGCGGCGACCATGGTCTCGACGTCGCATATGCCGCCGCGGTCGGCCACAGCCTGGACCGACCCGATGCGACCCGATCGCACTGCGATGGCGAGCGCGTCGTAGCGGTCAAAGGGCACAAGGCCAGCGTCGTGAATAGCCACGGCCATGTCGATGCGGCCTGCTTCGATGGCAAACCGCGCCACCCCGACAGTGATCCCACGGCGCCCTACAGGATGGTCGAGCATCCACCGAATGACTTGGGGGCGCCACTCAGAGATGGCAGCATAGGCGACGGCCTGGCCGTCCCACGAAGGGATGGGGTCTCTTTGGTCTCGGTCTCGGCCGGCATCGTCGATAGCATCGCCGATGGCCCACGACAAAAATGGGATCATGGCGGCCTCGCTCGCCGCGACGAGCACCTTGACGTCACATGAGACGATCCAAAAGCGCACTCGATCAAGTGCGCGGTGGCGACCCGCACGTATAGCCCTGACCAACGATGCGTTGGATACACGAGAGAACGCGCCTGGGTTGACCTCGGCGATCCAGTCAATGACGTGGCCCTGATCTCCCTCGATAGCCGCCTCGATCGTATGCCTGGTGGGTGTCGGCACGGCAGTACAGCACAGTGCCGACAGACGGCATAGGATGTCGACCTGCCCGCGTCGCACGGCAGCCATTCCGATCGACCGGGCGCACCCGCAGCGCCTACCGCGTGCCCTGCGGCTCTTTTCGTGGTGAAGGCACTCGATGATATGGATCTTGCCGCTGGCGGCGCCTCTTTGTGCGACGCAGTCCAGGCCCACTTTGCCGCGCCCAAAGCGGTCGAATGGGCAGTTGGCGAGCAGCCACATCAAGAGATCGGCATTGTCGGCGTCGAGTGCGCGCCACACTGCCGCCTCCATCGACTTGTAGTCGATGCCGTACAACATGCTGCGCGTTGGCCCTGCATGGCCAAACAGAAAGCGCACGACGTCGAGTCGGCCGCCCTTGGCGGCCTTGTGCACCCTGTTCCATATCGACTGTGTGGCCCACGCCGATTGTCTGCCCCATGCATCGCGTAGGTGGGTGATCACGTCGAGAGGCGCGCCGCGAGCGACGACGCGCCAAAACCGTCCGCTCCACAACCACTTTTCAATCAATTGGGGCGTCGGTCCCGACGACAAGAGGGGCGACGCTTGGGCGCACGCGACCACATGGCGAGGGCAGCGCAGAAACGATACGATGTGAACGAGGATCTCGACGGGCAGGTCAGGCATGGCAGACAGAGTGCCGCCTTTGGTGTCGACGTCCATCTCAACAGCGTCTCTAGGCAGACGCAAAAGTGTTGACGAGTGCCCCGAGTGCACTTGCGCGGTTAGATGCGATCCCCTCGTCCTTTTTTTGTGTGACACAACGGCGACCCAGTTGGGTTTCTTTTTTTTTGTTTTCGCGCCCTTTGTCCTGATGTGGTGGCCGCCGCGCCGACCACTCTTTTTTTTTTCAATGTGCTTTTTGTCGCTTTGCGCCAGGTGCGCCAATCCCGTAGGCGACTCGCTGGGCCTGTGCTTTTCGGTTGCGACGCAAAAATTCAGCGCGAGGAGGGGCGCATTTGCGGGGGCCGATGAAAAATAGCCTGCCGGATAGTGACGGGCGCGCGAGCGCAAAAACAGGGAACCCTTTTCGCCGCGCAGACCGCAACCGTCGCTCGGCTCTTGTCGGGACACTGAGAAAAAATATCGGAAAAGACGAGAAAAGATCGCGGCGCCTTGTTGGGCAATCACAAAGACAGTTGCGTGCGCAGAAATTGCTCCGCGGCGTGATGGTCCTCGGCCGGGCGGTCTGCGCACAAGGTGCAAGACGGCGCGTCCATCGATTCGGCTCGGAATCCGTGCTCGCACAGCCACTCGACGACACGACGGTTTCCATTCGATGCGGCAGTCCCCATTAGCGCGGTGGCCGACCAGTAGTCGGCCACTAGGATGTTTCTTTGGTGCATCCATTGCACCATGGGAAGGTGGCCGTTGATTACAGCATAGGCAGACACATTCGAGTCGACCCAGTCGATGGGCCGGCCACAGTCGTATATGCTCTGTAGGATGTCGAGACGGCCCTGCTCGCCGATCGCATCGTCGCACAAGACGGGCGTTGTTTTGCCGCGTCGCTTCCATGTCGCCAGCACGCGGTCCACAAAATCATTGTCGCCGTCTTGCTGCGCATTCCAAAAGACAGTCCTCAGACTAACCAGTTTGTGGGCGACGGCGTATTCGAGGGCATCGGCATCGTCGCCCACCGTCGGCGCCTTGGCGGCCGCAGGATTCAACGCGCAATGGAGGGCGCGTATGTCGACGGCGCTCGCACGACGCGCCGCCGCGAGCATGGAACACCAATTGGGGCGCAGATGTCCCTCGGCACATAGCACGGTCAGAATATCGACGCGTCCGGCATCGATGGCATTTTCAACCGCGAGCCAGTCGCCACGTGCGTTGCCGTGCTCGTAAAGCAGGCGCACGAGGTCGATACGGCCCGCGTGGACGGCACCGTAAACGGCGTGATCGGTCACGGGGGCGCCCCTGGCCAAAAAGGAGCGCACCATCGATTCACTGCCCTTGAACGCGGCTGCCTCCAAGGCGTCGGCCAGCGGCACGACTCGTTCGGCCAGGAGGAAATCGACGAGGGCGACGTGGCCGCCGGAAGCCCCTCCGGCCAAGGCGGTCGAGTCCGAGCAGACACCAAAGAGCCGATTCCACAGGGTCAGCAGAATAATCGAACCGCTTTCTGCGGCGCAGCGCATCACCTTGGTCGTGTCAAAGAGCGCCGCAGGAAGGCGCGCGTACAGGGCTCGCCGATGGACCCAGAGGAATTCAATCACCTCGGTGCCTTCGGCAAAGGCGGCAACATTGAATAGTTGGCGCGTCCACATGATGCCGACCACATCCCAGAGACGTTGGATGATGTGCATGTTGCTCTGTCCGCAGGCCATATCAAAGAGGCCGACAATGTCCTCGTCGCCGCCGGCATCTTGGTCGATATTGGGGACGCCGTTGGTGACCTTGATCGTGGTTGGTTTAGGGGTGCCCAGTTTGTAGAGTGCGCCAGCGTTGGCCGGACACCATGTGCACAATCGATCGACAATGTCGGCGTGCTTGTTGACGACGGCCCAAAACAACGCCAACGGCGTGCCCTTGCCGCCGTGCGCGTCGGCTAAATAGTCGATGACGGCGCGGTGCCCTCGCTTGGCTGCCGCGTCGATGGCCGCGTCGATGGCGCCCGATCGGATGGGGACGTGGCCACAGAGCCAGCGGACCGTGGCGAGATCGCCGCCGGCGGCAGCCTTTTCGATGACCCTGCATGGATAGCCTCCTCGCGCGTGCTTGTGCAGCCAGACGACGACGTCGAGGTGGCCGCCCTTGGCCGCCAGCGTCATATCCTGGAGGACAAAGCGCGCCCTGCGCTTCTTGCGGATGTGCTTGAGCGCGCAGAGGTCGCCGCCCCGGACCAGGGCGCGCTTCTTGGTCATCTGGCAGCGGCGACGGACGGCCTCGGCCTCGGCGTCGATCCAAAAGACACGCGCACGCAAAGCCTCTTGCGCGTCGGCGGCCGAAAGGCAATCCAAAATCAGCACGACGATTTCGGGCGGCAGCGACGACACGGTCGTCATTTTGTGTCCTTTTTTTTGTCTCTCTCCAACAATTTTTTATTTTTGATGTCCCTTGTCCAAGACGCTCAGGCGACAGCATGTCGTGACCAATGGCGTAAAAAAGGCCAAGGTCGTGGGATGTTTTTTGTCGCCATTTTTTTTTGAAACTTTGCGGTTCGCCTTGGTCGAGCCGCGCCCGCATCGCGTGCCTCACCAGCAGCGCAGAGTTGCTTGCCCTCTATTTCTTTGCCGCTGGGCGGAACGGGCATTGGGCTCGGTAGCAAAATAGGGGGTCCGTTCTCTTTTTTTGGTTGGCTTGTGCGCGCCCCGCGCATGCGGGACAAATATTTCCCGCGCGAGAGGGGATCATGTCTTTTGCGGCAGAAAAAGAAAAAGACGCGCGCGACTGTTTACAACAGACGCAATGTGGGCATCGCTTCCTGACGAGATCGCCCTGACAATATTGGCGTGGTGCTCGGCGGCCGATCTTGGGCGGCTGTCGACTGTCGACCGTCGCTTGCGTCGTCTCGCTTTGGACGAGAGTCTATGGAAGGCAATCTATGAAAGGGCGTTCCCGCCGTGTCTCGATGACGATTCGACAGTGTGTCTCTACCGCCTAGGTCTCGGTATCGACACTATGGCTATCTGCCGCGAGGTCGACGGCGCCCTGGACCGTCTTCTGGACCCCGACGTCCCGACGGCAGGTCCCGAGCCCGACCTGTCGTCGCTGCTGTGGGCCCTCGGCAGCGTCGGCAATCGAGCGGCACAGTGTCCTCACTGGTGGCCGACCATTTTTATTGTCCGCGGCTACCGATGGGCCTTTGCCGTGGCGGCCACCGAGGTGCCCCGATTTTTCGGTCCGCACATAGACGCATCGCCGGCGACCCTCGTCGGGCGCGTCACCTTGCGCTGGGGCAAGCGCTATCGAGGCGACTTGGAACGATCGCGCAGGCGCTTCAAGCCGCACGGCCATGGCATCGTCAAAATGACGGTCGGAAACGGCGCCGACGGCTCGGATCAGGTCGAGTGGGTTGCCGCACGATGGGAACATGGCGCATACACGGACGAGGTCGCCGCGTCCTACGTCGGCCACGCCTACCCCACTCTGCGTGCCTTTCCGTCCGATGCTCGCGCCGGGTTTGGCTGCGGTCGTCGCGGGTCGCGCACTTTTATCCACAACGGGGCTCCTTCCGGGTCGGTCGGCCGACACACTGCGTCAGTCGTCCGGAGCGGGCCGTGGCGCCATGGTTTGCCGATGCCGGGCGGCCGCATGTGGACAACCGTTGGTGATACATTCGCGCCTTCGTCGGCCGCCGGCATTGGATGTGTCTTTTCCAAAGATGCTCACGGCCGAGGGATTGTACGCGACAAGGACGGAAGAGCGGTGTTTGTGGGCGACATTGTCAACGGCCATGATCTTGTCCGAGGGCAGTTGTTTTCTGGCACCGGCGCCGTGCTTTACGATGGCGACATTCCAAAGGCGCTGCGCCCTACGGGCCAAGGACGCATTCGCCTGGCCGACGGCCGTGTCCTTTACGTCGCCATGGACCCCGAGAACCGACAAACAGGCGACTACAGACCTCGTGGTCCGACCATCATTGCGGTCTATCCCAACGGCGACCGAGCGACCTACTATGGCGATCCGCCTCAAATCGCAACTTTTGCGCGAGCCGACGGACGTGTTGATGATCCACCGGCCGGGTGGAACATGATTATACACGTGACCGAGGTCACAACGCCCGATTCCGTTCAGGCTTTATGGCCTCTTCTTCAGAATACGGTTCTGCGTGTTTCAAACATGGACGACATCTTGCGCTGGCGCGACGCCATTACCGACGGCCTATTTTGGCCTCGGTCCCTGTCGGCGAGCGACCGCACCGAGTCTCTAGCGTTTCTCGACTATATGGCTGCGCGCCACGGTGCACGGTGGGCGAGGTGCCGCGCAGCCGTCCGCGTGCTTTGCAATTGTCTGTCTGACGAATAAATTTTTTGCTGTCACCTTTGATCCTTTTTCTTTTTGCTGATCCTTTATCCCGCACAGAAAAGAGAAACAACAAAAAAAAAGGATGCGCACTTTGCGCTTTGGCAATGGCTCGCAGTCTGTCTACCGGTCGGCTTGGGCAAAGATTTTGGGCCGGCCGACAGGCCCCTCTTGTCGCGGCATCAAAGCCGCATCCCAGGCTTTATAGAATGACGATCGGTCTGGTCTCAAAAGTGCGCTTGATGGCAAAAGTGCGATTGCCAATCCAAATGTGAACCCGAGCGCGACGAGAATCAGGTTGCGCAAATGCCGCACGATTCGCCCGTGGTCTGGGAGACTGCATGGCATGGGTTAAAATCCCACAAACGACCGAGTCGCCCACAACCAAGCCGGCCGATATCAGAGAACTGGGCGACTACGGGCCGGTTGCTCATTGACCGGCGCTGCTCCTTGGCCTTGGGATGAGTCCTGGAATGGTCGGTCGGTCGCTCAGGCGGCACCCGGCACTGGCCTCGACACCAAGCGCATTTTATGTAGCCGTCGCTCGTGCGACGCAAAAGAAGGAATATAAGGCGAGACCCTTTCCTAAGGGTGGTCGTACCCACGAGCAACATTTATTTGCGTGGTAGCAACGCGAATACTCGGCAAAACAAAGAGCAAAAAAAACAATAAAGAACTGGTAATGGCGGTCGGCGCTCAGGGCCGACACAGCGCAGTTTTACGCGTAAAGGAAAGCGCCGCCAGCAAAGAGCGCAATCGCGATTACAATCGCAAACATGCGAAACACAAAAGCACATACATCGACAGGACGCGATGCGCTGCTGTGCGCGACGATATAGTCGAGGCAGTCGTTGTGGCCGCGCGACCGGGCCTCGTAATACAGGTCGCGCGGTTCCCATGGACATCCATAGGTGTACGCATAGGCGAGACAATCGGCGTGCCCGCCCTTGACGGCGGCCCTGGGCGTCGCCGCGTCCCACTTGACCCCCGAGAGGTGAGCCGATCGGAGACACTCTAGGTGCCCGTGTCGCGCGGCTGCCGCAGCAATGGGCCAATACGTCGTTGGAACACCTTGCTTGGCAAACAGGTGACGGAGCACGTCGGCGCGTCCGTTCCTGGCCGCAATCTCATAGTGGCGGTCGGCGACGAAACATCGCCATGCTATGAGCATGTCGAGCGAGCCGATATCGCCGGCGAGGATGCACGCGGTAACCGTGTCGGCTGTTTTAAAAGGATGGCCTAGCGCCCTGAGACCGACGAGCGCCCGAACAGAGGCGCCCGCCCTAAAGGCATCGGCAAAAGCGAGTCGGCGCCGCGGACACGACTCTGCATGTGCAAAGAGCCGCGCATCGTCGTCGTCGGCAAGCGCAGCACCGAGGCACGACGGCGGACCGAGCAGCGCACGGTCCCCGACGATGGCACGCCACCGACGCGACACGCGCGGCATGGTCGATGTCTTTGACACACAGTCAAGCCTCTGCGCTATGGCGACCAAGAGTTTGTCGGGAAGATCGTCCATCGATGTCGGGCGACCACCGACGCCGGTTGGCACTCGCGCGGCCGTCCCCCATGACGATCCTCGATATCCCAGCCAATTCATTTTTTTTCTTGTCCGTGTCGATGCGCAAAAATCAAGTGGTCCTGCTGTGTCGGTCCCTCTCCTTGTCGTCGTCGTTGTCAGCCCCGCGCGATCAAAGAGGCGAAGAAACAACGGCAAGGCTCGACAGAGACGCCAGGCAAAACAAAAGGAAAAAAGCGAGCGCAAATCGCGTGTTTGGACCATTGCCCAATCCTAAAAAAATATTTCAAAAAATGGAAAAGGGACCAAAGAGCACACGGCCGATCCATCCGGCGCCAGTGGCGCTCTTGGTTGGATCGCACTGGTCGCTTCTTGTTCCGTCTGCTTCTATTGGTTCCCCCCCCCCCCGCCCCACAGGTGAAAGGAAGAATACGCACAATGCACAAAAAGATGTGGTGGAGGGCAGATATGATTGAGGACGGCGCGATTTGAACGCGCAACCTTCTGATCTGGAGTCAGACGCTCTGCCAGTTGAACTACGTCCCCTCCCCGAAAAATGAACCTGAAAAACTCAAAAAAACAAAAAACACCAAAAAATTCTTGTTCCATTAAATAATGGGAAAAAATATTACAACCCGCTCCTTTTTCGTGGGCAGTGTCTTTTGTGTAAAAATGTTCTGTTGCGGAATATGCGACTATGTCGCCCATCGCTGGCGCCGCGCTTGTGCATTTTGACGACACCACACAAAAAAGAGAACCAGAGCGGGGTGGTCGTCTAGGGGAAAGAGGCGACACGCAGCAGCAAGGGGACCTTAATGGCCGTCGCGCCGTTGGAGTGCTTGGTAGGCGAGGCAAAGGGCCGATTTGCGCTCTTTTTCGTCCGCCGACGGAAAAGGACAACCGGTAGATTCGAGAGGGCGACCGCGCAGAATGGCCTGCGCAAGATGGGCACCGCAAAAGGGGACCGGATCAGAAGACAGAGCAAGTCGCACGCGAAAGAGCGCCGTGGCCAGCAAGGTTTGGGGAGCAACGCGCAACAGTGCGCGTCGACGACTCAGCCATTCGGCCAGCGATCGAATATCGCTCTTTACGCGACCGCGGAAAGGCTTTACGCCGCCGCGCGCCGGCGACACTGAATGCGTGCGCACCCAGTGTTGGGCCCCGCCGAGCGCAGCAGCGGCGCACAGGCACGCGTCACGATCCAACAGCCCTTTCCACTTTGACTCGTACAGTGCATCGAGCACATCGGTGCGCGCCGCTGCCGCCGCCACGACAAAGGCCGCACGGGCGTCTGCCTTGCTGCCGACGGCGTCTAAAACTGCGACAACCTCGTCGGGGGCGAGGATGGCGGCCGCGCACGCCCCGATGGCGTCGCCGTACGGGCATCCAACACGTACTAGGCGAAAGGCGAGATCGACGCCGCCTACCAAGATGCCCACGGCGACCGCGATACAGTTTTCAGAGCCGGCGCAAGTTGGCGGACCGCGGTTGCGACATAAACGTTCGACCGCGTCGGCGTGGCCGGTCAGCAGGGCCAGCGCGGCAGTGCGATCGGTCCACGGCACACAGAGACCGCGCGTATTGCACAAGCGCCAAAGAGGTTCTGCGGTCGTATGGGCGGCGGCATGATGGGCGATGCTCTCGTGAGCCATCGTCGCTCCCGGACCCCATTCGCGCCGCACGAGGCTTCTCCATCGACGACAGACGCGCCCTAGGGCCGGCAGGGTTTCGATCCCCACAAGACTAAAGAATAATAAAAGGATCTCTGATGGTAGGTCGTTCATGATTGGTGTCGTTTATGCCCTTGCCGTCCCTTTTTTTTGGCGAGCATCAGCGCGTAAAGCAAAGGCGACCAAAGCCGAGACCGGCCCGCCGACGCTGTCATGGGCACATTTCAATTTTGGCCACTGGCCCTTTCTTTTGTGGCCAATGCGCTCTCTTGCTTCTTTTTTTTGTTGCCCCTACCGAAAAGAATAAAAATGGGAAAATCGGCGCGGACGATTTGCGTGGTGCGCGAGCCGCACGACGGGCTTTGCGTGTGCGGCTGCATAAAGAAAGAGGGCCATGCGCCGCCCTGCAAAAAAAAGGCATCGCGCGAATGGAGAGGTATAACACGCGCCGTCGTTTTTTTTATTTTTTTTTTACAAGCAATTCACGACAAGCAAAAACTGGATTTTTTTGGCGGCGTCATATACTGGCGCTTGGACTGGGGTGGCCGGCTGCACATCCCACAACCCGACGGATCGTGCACGCCTTCCTGATCGTGTCGACTGTGTCGATCGGCACTGTGTCTGTGTGCCGCAGAAAAGCCTTTTTTTAGTGGCAGTTATCGGGTTTTTTGTCTTTTCGGTTCTTTGTTTTCCCATTTGGAAAAAAGGCCGCTTTTCGGCGCCATACCAAAAGCGGCGACGCTAGTCCAAGGGCAGCGAGACGGCAAAGACTTTGTAATTGCGGCGAGATCCGGGTGCTGGCATGTTGGCGGTGGTGACGATGTAGATTTCCGCCTCGGGGTAGGCAGCCCACAGGTCGATTTCGTTGCACTCTAAGCGGTTCTGTGCACGAAGTGACACGAACGGGGCCTCGCCCGGTGCCGACGCCAATGTCGTCAATTCATTCAGATCCTCCAGAACTTCCGAGGCCGGAAGAGCGAGGGCCAGATCTCTCCGATCTGGCGCGGCTCCTGTACTGAGAGCCCGCGCGATGCGCCTTACGGCGTCCATCGCGTCCTGCGGGGGTACGATGGCTTTGGCCAACGTAGCGTTGATTTGGCGTCTCGCTTCGTCGAGCATCCATGGGTAGGTGGCCTGTTCTACATAAGAATCGAGCGGCCACGGTTCGTGTTCGCGGTAATGGATGTAGGGCTTGACATAGACGAGTTTCGGTGGACGGTCGACGACCGACGCTTTCGGTCCTAGCGGTCCGATCACGTACGTCGGCGGCGATCCGGGAACCGGCCACGGCACGTATCGCTCGTCCTCTGGTGAGAATCCATAGAACCCGAGCGCCGGCGGCGCCGTCTTGAACCAGGTCTCTAGGTCCGACACGGTAGTCTGAGTATACGGACGGGGAGCACCGCCGGCGAGTGCGACCAAAGACGGCCGTGGGTCTTGCACTGGACCAGCATCGTCTGGCGGGTTCGTGGCGTCGCGTTCTTGATTGAGGCGTGTGAGCCTTTTGGCCTCATTTGATACAACGAGGCGGAGAGCATAGAGCGCGCACTTTTTCTTGAAGAAGCCTGCGGCGCGCACGAATCGCGCGACGTCAAGCGGCGACATGAGCCTGGTGGTGTCGGCGACTTTATCGGGAACGAGACGGACGATGTCGGGGTAGCGTGACCGCCAATCGATGAGGGGCGCGCGGCAAAGGCCGTACAGGGTCCTGTTTGTCGAACATATCGCACGGAGCGTGTCGACGTCGCCAATGTCGACGGCCGCGATGATCATGTCGAGGATTTCAGGCGGCAGCGCGTCCATTTTCCCTAACCGAAACTCCTTTATCAAGCACGGCTGTCTTTTTGGATGGTGCGTGGTGGCGTGCCGCCACCAAAAGAGATGAGACACGCGCGAGTGGATCGCAGTGCGCACCTTGCGCCGAAAGACCACATAGCACCGCGCGACCCTTCGCCGTTGCGTGGCATACGCGGTTCTGTGCGTACCCTGAAAACGGCTCACGCAGCCTTTCTCTCTTCTTGGTTCTGCCGACGTCATCGGATAGGTATTGGTTGCAATTTGGCCGCGTGTGCACCGCACCACACAATAAAAAGAGAGGATCTTGTCGCATAAACGGGCAGACGCGCACCAACGGCGACGCACGCCGCTCCTTCTCAAATGCACCGTGCCAGCAGCGTGGTCTCTTGCTTTTTTTTCAAAAAGTGACCAAGACGATCGTACCAGTGCATCATTGTGACGCTGCATTGCCGCGTAGTATTCAATGTATTTGCTCGACTCGCCACAATCTATTTCCTTGTTGCATGAGGTAGATTAAGTCGATGGCCCTCGTCTCTCGACCGCCGTCTCCAGCAGCAATCGACGACCTGCCCAACGAACTCGTGGCGACTATCATCTATCACCTCGGGTGGCGCTGGCGCTTTTGCGCGCGTCCCGTGTGTCGTCTGTGGCGCACACTGTGCGGTGCTGCCCACGACGAATCGCCCCGTGCCCTGGACGACATCCGCAAGACGCTCGGCTTGTACTCGGCCAACAAATGGGCTGTTGAGGAGGTCGGACGCGCTTTGTGAGGCATCTACGTACCCGCGTCGTCCATGGTCGAATGGGTGTGCATGCGCAAAGAGACGGATCCTTTGGTGGTTCTCGCGCTTTGTCTTGGAGTGCGCGAAACCTCTGATATCGACGCTGCCGCGGTGATGATCGCCGCTGGGCATGCCGACCTCGTGCGGTATGTTGTGTCCCGTCGGTTTACCGCCGATACGGCGCGTCGACGTCGTGATCTATGGAGCGACCGGCCTCCGATGCACCGGCTCACCGACCTCGTCGTCGGTCGATGCTCGGCGGCATCGATCGACCAGTACCTAGACGCCAATCCTCACGTCCCCGTTCGGATCGTTCCTGCGTTGCGCTCAAACAATATGCCGACAGCGCTGTCGTGCCTCTTGGGCAAGCACCAAAAGCGCTTTGTACATTCCACAAGCGTATGGAAGAACATTGGCGCCTACGCGACGCCGCCTTTGTTGATCACGCTACTCGACCGCGTTGACGCCATCAAAGGCAGCCCCAGAGCACCATCGGACGACCCCGTCCATGTCCTTGTGACCGTAGACAATGGCAACTGGCTGTACAAATGCGCCATGGGTGCTACCCGTAACGCCCGAATCGACATCCTAGACATTCTCTACGCGCGCGACCACATCTGCTACGAGAGCGCCGACGTCTATGGACTATTGGATTGCGCCCAGAGCGGCGGACCTGCCGCGCTGCAATGGGTCTTGGGCAAATGGCGATCCGATATGAATCGGTTGGGCGTCGCAAAAAGCATACACGGCGGACCTCAAGTGCTCGACTGGCTCTGGAATGAATCGGGCCTGCTCGACCGACCGGGCTGTGCCGCCGAGGAAATCGACGCGCTCGCCAAAAGCCGCTCGTGCCGCGAGCAACCCGATATGGCAATCGTCGTGATGGACCACTATGCGGGTCAGGCCGTTGCCGCCGAGTCGGTCGCACCTCTTGTTCGCTGCGCCCTTGGAAGCGTCCGCGGATGCAAAGGGATCGTTCCCGTGCTCGACCGCGTTGTGTCGGTCTTGGATCGCTGGGATCGCCTTGTACAGGGCGCTCTATTTCCGGCGATCGATCTTTACGCCATCGCCGCCGACGAGCGCGCATCCTGTGCTGGCAAAATTCCGTGCCGCCGACACAGGATGCCGAGGGAATTTTGCTCTTGCTGCACAATCTCGCGCCATGTGACTCTGCGCGCAGCGCAAGGCGACACGGCATTGAGCGTGCTGTGGAAGCGTTGGTGGCCTGTGGCCTTGCTGTCGTCAGAGCCCTCCTTTTAAAAGGAGTACCCGAGATCAAACAAAAAAAGAGGGAATAAAGAGGAGATTACCACCATCCTTTTCGACCACCACCGCAATGGGGCGTCTGCTATTTTGCCGCTCGTATCACCCGCCCCTTTTTTGAACCGGTAACCTATGTCGCGCTGCCTTTTGGTCCCAAGGGAAAAGATGGGGATCTTTTGCGATGAAAACAAAAAAGTCTGGCACAACAAGGCGAGTGCGGCGATTGCACGCCAAAGAAACCGCGCGCCATTTTCTTGCGGGTTGTTGACTTTTTTGCTGTTGTTTGTTATCCGTGCCGTTGCGATTTGTCCTTGCACAGCCAATTGCTGCGATATTTCCGTGGCGGTCTCTGGTCTGGTATTCGTCGGCAGGCCGATCCTGTGTAATGCCACATTCACCGGCAGACGACAAAAAGATACGCGAGCCACGCTTTGGGGGAACAAAAGAAAAATTGATTTATCGCGCCAAACAAATGGCATCTTCCGACGCATGCGAGCGTAGCGACAACGAGAAAAACATCCATACGGACCGACTCTTGGGCTCTACTCTCGCCGACGACTGCAATCGAGTCCCGTTGGAGACGTTGGTTGAGCGCATCGAAACACATCCCCGCCACTTTTTCGACGACGACCTTTTGGGCGCCTGGGCCGAGGACGCTCTGATCATCGGCCCCGATGACCCGCTCACGCCTGATGCTTTGGACCAGACAGTCTCTGTCTACCAACGCTTTTGGTCGACTCTGGCGCGTATCCAACGTCGGGCGCCCGAATTGTTCTCGTCGGCGTCGTGGCCGCCGACGCCAGCGTCAACTTTCTGGCTCAGCCCCAATCCGCCCCCGACACGCGGCGATATCGACGGCCCCTGTTGCCGCGGCGCGCATGTCGTCTATGCACGACGCCTCGATCTGGCGCCAACGGTGACAACGGCGAGTATACAGAAAGATGCCCTGATTGTTGCAGAAACAGAGGCCGTCGAGGCGATCATCAGCCTGCCCCACCCACCGTGGCCCACGGCGGTCGACCCTATTCTGTCGAGCGACTCGGCCGCCGACGAGAGCGCCTTTCTCCTCGTGTGCGACTCGCGCGACGACGACGACCGACGCTGCACGTTCTTGTTTGCGAGGGCGTTGTCTGTGTTTTCGATCGCACAAGATCTTTCGATCGACTGCCATTGGTTGTACTGCTACAACAGAGGCGGCGCGCATGACGTCCTATCTGGACTGTGCGACGCCGCAGCGGTCAACGACACTACCCCGGCCACGGACGATATCGCCCTTTGGTTGCATCAAAAGGTTTGCGCCCTCTTGGACCGTAGAGCGACTTGTTTGTTGGGGCTCGACCGACTAGGTCGTCGCTGCGATCTCCCGCCGTCGATCTTGCGACTCTTGCCGCGCACATTTGGAGGCACCGGCATCGCTGCCGTCTACTATGGGGCCTTTTTTCAGTTGCGCGATCTCTTTCGGCTCGTGGCGCTGCCGGCACTGTCGCATCTCTTGGCGCCTCGCCGTGACACCCTCGAAAAGGCGACCGCGGCTTTTATCGCCGGGTGGCATCCCGATCCGGCGGGGCCGTTGGTGGCATTGGCGACGACGCCCGAGATGCATCGAATGGTTGGCGCCTACATGCTGCTCGACACGGCCACCGACCTCGCCGGCCGAATCGACCGATTGCACGGGATCGCGCGCCTCTTTGGCCTCGATCCTGCGCACCCCCTCTACGCCGGCGACAGTTCGCGCCTCTGCGCTGCTGTGATGCTTTGCGTAGATCTTTGAATAAAAAAAATAGATCGTTGACCGGTTACCTGTCGTCCTTGGTGTCTTGCTCGCGGTCTCCCTCCCGCGTGGTCTACCTCAAGCCGCCCACGTTTTTTTGCTGTCGTTATTGGCCGACAAGCGCCAGCACACACTGGAAAGCCAGTCTGGTACTGCCACGGAAAAAAACTAGGACGGCCTCGAAAAACGGGCACAGACGGTGCGTGGCTGGTGTGCCTTTGCGCGTCGCCCCAGGAAAGACAAAAAAAGGGACACGACGGGAGTGAACTGCAATCGGCATCGCCGGTACCGAGAGCGGTCTACGTCCTGAATAACGGTGAATGGCGGCTGTGCCGAACGGCCAAAAATCGAGGATTAATCCTGGCGCGGTAGGGGCGTCGGCAGCAAAGTCCACGTGTTTTGGTCGATCGGTCACTCGTTGCCTAGCATTCGTCCTAAACCGTCGCATGCACGAATCGTCTGTCGGGCGCGATCAAGACAGGCGCGTCTAGATAAACCCGCCCCTCGCGACGCACCAAATAGTGACTGCCTGCAGCCCGACACCTGCCGCATCATCTCTCTCGCTTTAAATTCTACCGGCATGGAAGACACGGGCGCCGCCCGAGGACTTGAGAGATCGACCGCGCCACCCACCGTGGTCGACAGAATCGACGGCGCGCGGTTGCTTGCGGAAAGCATGCAGGATGCTGCAACGCGGCACCGCCTTGCCAGCGCGAGAGGCGTGGCGCCTCAAGATGTCCTCGCCAGCGAGTATGCAGCATTATGGTCGGCACTCGATGCCGATCGCGATGCGTCCGACGCCGTCGGTGACAATCCAAGGCCTACCTCGCTCGACGTATACAGGGCGTACGCCAACGTCAGCGCCAATGCCGATGAGCACGTGGCTGATCTTAGCGCGCTGGCGGCCGACGAGCCCGAAATGGCCGCGACGCAACTCGTCGAGGCACTCGGGTTGTCCACCCGGCAGACTCGCGAGGCAGCGGACCCACCAGAGACGGAATTTCCCAGCGCACTTTCGCAAGATGAATGGGCCGATTCTGTTATCGACCGCAGAGGCGACGGGTTGGACGGTTGCGATCCCGATCGTGCCTATTTTGTCTTGGTGTCGCAAAATCATCCCACGCGAACCCGAGTGACCCTGTTTGTTCTTGCGCCGGCCGACAGCACGGCCTTTCCCGTCGAGTCATACAGTTTTGCGCGAGACGGCGCAGGCATCAGGGCCTCTCGCAAATATCTGCCCCACAGCGACGAGCGGCTTCTTGGGGAGTTGGCGCAGGCGGCGTCGGTCTACGGTCGTTCGATCCCAGCATTTTTGCGCGCATTCGCCGAGCGCGCCAATGGCGACTTTGCAGACGCCGGACTGGCGCCGCCCTGGTTTACGCGGTCGCTGGTGCCGCTTGCATCGACGCACGACGTGCCTGCGCCCGTGCGCCGCGGAATCGATCTGGTCTTCGGTCCGGACGGCACGGCTTCCTGGTTGACCGGGGCGCTCGGCGGCGCATGGTTTAACGATTGCCAGTTGACGCTTGTCCTGCGCATGCTTTCCGAACGCGAGGGCGTGCAGCAGGCCTCGCACCTGTTCCCTGTCCCGCGGTCTTTACTCGACCGCGCCGCTGCTGCCTACCGAGGGCCCTTGCGCGCCGATATCGTGCCGATCGACGTGGTCGCCAGGACTGCCGCCCGCACGTGGCTCAACGTCTGTATGGCCGATCCGCTTCCGTCGGGGCGCGTTCCCCGTGCCGATGCCCTCTTGGACGTCGCGCGCGTCTTTGGCGTCGAGCCCGACGACGCCCAGAGGCAGCGGCCCGAACTCTTGTGCGGGACCCTGGCCAGACCGGCCGTCACCGAAATCGCGCGCTCGCACTATGGCGTGGCTCCTGCTCCAGGGCCATATGCGGGTCCGCCCAATCCCGACGCCGTCCGACGGTGGCGCCAGGTGTGCGATTTACCCGCCGGCGTCCGGCCCAATTCGCGGGTCGTGCGCGACCTTGTCGCTTATGCCAAGCGCAGAGGCATTGCTCTCGACGCCGACGACGTCGCCGATCCGCGCCGCCTGTGCGCGCGGTTGGCCGTGCTCATGACCAACACCAACCCCTAGCGCCATCTCACACGTCTGCCCATTTCGCTTCCCCCCTTTTTTTGATTTCCGTCAGACCAAAACAAAAGTGGGCAGAGCCCTCGCAAGCCGGGGGGATTGCGCGATTCATTATGCCCTCTCTTCTCGTCTATAAAATATTTTCCTCCCCCAAATAAAGTTTTTGCCATGAAGCAACAAATGGACCTCTTTCGGTAGCGGTACATTTTGATTTTTTCTGGGACGGTCGCGCGGCGGCCGCCACAAACACGAGAGAGCCCACAGAAAGCGGATACGAAAGAATACAAAAGCGCACCTGATTGGCATGACGAAAAACAAAATCAGTTGTCGCAAACCGATGCAGAACAGGAACATTATCTTTTTTTCCAAAAGGATCGTGGCTAATGCTGTGCAAACGGGCCGTTCATCCAATTTTCTCCCAATCGTAATCCTTAAATTGTGTTTTATGATTTTGCGTTGGTGGGAATTTGGAAGAACGGGCCGTTTGCACAGCACTAATCGTGGCGGTCTTTGGGCGGCCGGCGATAATCTTGTTGTCGCACAAAGAGTCGATTTACGAGGTTAACAATGAAGGAATGTTGTATTCGGATTGGCATCGAGCAATAGTTTGTGTTTCTTTCCGACTGCGCTGTGTGCGCAGACTCCTCTTTCCTGTGTGCACAAGGCACGCCACAAAACCCTGACGATCGTCAAAATAAGAAACACAAGCACGGCGAGATTGTCATTTGCATACAAAAAAAAGGTGCTCAGTCGCCCTACGCGCCACCCTTTCTGTGTCATTTTTTTGTCTATCTAGTCAGTCGTCACTACATTCGAATGTCCCGTCGGCCTTGGCGAGGCTCTGCGCGTCGACGGGACAGCCGGCGTCGATGAGCCACTGGACCACCTCCTGATGACCGTTGGCTGCGGCACTGTCGCACGCGCGGGTGCTCCACGGACAATTCACTGATCGCAGCCAACGTAGTACATCCAGATTGCCCCCTGCGGCGGCGCTGTTTGTCAATCCCTCGCCGAGCGTTGTGCGCCATTCGACAACGAGGCGCTTGAGAAGATCCAAATGGCCGTAAAATGCAGCCTTCTCGCACAGACTGTCGTCGTCCTCTTCGAACCCGCGCGGGTAGTTGATGTTTTTGGCCCACACAAGGACGTCGTATTGTCCATGACGAGCGGCTGCCTTCCACAGGCCGTCAATCAACGGGCATTTGCCGTGCAGCCAGTCGAGCATGTGTACGTGGCCGGCCATAGCGGCGCACTCGTACATGTGGCGGTGAGGAATGGCTCCAGCGGCGAGCATCCATTGGGCTGCGTCAATATGCCCACCCCTGACGGCGGCGCCTAGACAATCATCATGGGGGATGGGGACGCCGTGCGATTCCACTCGTCGGATTTCAGCGAGTAGACCGTGTCGGGCTAGGCCTTTGTGCACGCCGCACGACAGCGGGCATCCGCGCGCGTGTGCCCACCACAAGAGGTCGACGTCACCCCGAAGGGCCGCCGCCGTGCACACGCGCGCATCCAACGGACAGCCCACGGAATGCAGCCAGCGCACGAGATCTGCATGCCCAGCGTCGGCCGCAAAATAGGCTGTCGACGCGTCGAACGAACCCCCGGCATCGAGCAGGACCTGAAGGGCCGACATCCTGCCGTGCTTGGCCAAAGTACAGGCAGTCATCTCGGTCCAATAGCGCCCGGCCTTGGCGAGACCACTAATGATGTCGATGTTGTCGGCGCGATGAGCGGCGTGTCCCCAAGTATGGGGCATCGGCTTGCATTTCTTTTCCGTGACGATCCACTCGACGACCGACGCACAGCCGTGAACCACCGCTGCGTCGAGTATCCAACGATTCGAGTATCCATCGAGGTTGTTCGCCCAGACCTGCTTGAGCACGCCGAGGTTGCCCCGCTTTGCCATCTCGGTGGCAAACTGGCAATGCGACGGACAGGCCAGATTCGGCGATGTCTGCTGGAGCCGCTGGCCGATGCGGTCCCAGGCCAGGCACACGCGACGCGCAATGACTAGATCATAGGCGTCGAGTGCGGCCAGGATGGCGTAGATGATCTCGGCGGGCACGTGGTCGATGGTCGTCTGGCTCATGTTTTTGTTGTTGCCGTCATCGTCCTTGTCTTTTCGGGTGCGCTTTGATGCGCCGCGGAGCGCGCACCCGTGACGCTTCATACAAACACGCAAACGCAATCTTGGGGAAAAAAAAGTACAATGTTGTTTCAAATTCCAATGTATGGCCACAGCGAGCCTGTATTGCCGCACAGGCCCATGCCGCTTTTATCCAATCGCGCGCAATACACACGATCCTATTCAGTGGTTCCGTCCTATCGCCTCGCAGCCGTCTCCCGCCTTTGGGGGAGGGGATCTGCGTGTCATTGGGCGCACCAAAAGGAAAGACGCCGGCCAAAGGCACAACCGCACTTGGCGACAAGAACGCGGCCCACGCGCGGCGTTCGTTCGCTATGCGGCTAGGAAAGAAAAAGGGGAGATTGGCCGTGCCTCGTCGGAAGCGGCGGCGTCGGGCACCCTGTGCATGGAACGACCTCGCCGACGAACTCGTCTTGCACGTGGCGTCATTTCTCGACGAGACCTCTGTCGCCCGCTTGGCTTGCACCGACCGCCGCACCCGCCAAGTGTGTCTCGATGACCGCCTTTGGAAACGCTTTTATACGTCGCGCATCGCGGCCTCGGCGCCGCGCTGCAAGCCAAAGCGCTGCATGGCGCACAGGGCCGAGACCCACCGTAGCGCCGTTGACCGTATACGGCGCTGGGCCGTCGATCTGTCCGACCCGTCGTGTCCGCTCGACGAGGAGTGTGCCCAGATACTCGGCACAGGTCTCTCTCGCTGTGGACATTACGCCCGAGAGCCCGCCGACCACCGTTGGGCGTGCGCCATGGATCGCGCGTCGAACCTTTGCTCTCAAGGGTCTGCCCATTGTGGGTTTGCGCGCTATCCCGACCAGCCCTATCGTAGCGTCGGTCACATTGCCAACATTGATCCTTTTGCGCTTGATTTCCTCGTGCCGGGTCTCGTCAAGTCGGTCCTAGGTCCCCACACACGTGTCCGCGCCGACTACACGGGCGACATCGATTCTGCCACGGGCGTGCCGCACGGCTACGGCGTGTCCATCATGGCCTCGATCGACTCTTGGAAGCCGGTGTGCAGAATCGCCGGCGAGTGGATACAGGGCCGACCGTGTGGGAGCATGCGTGTGTGGGCGAGACGCAAGAATCTCTGCATTTACTACGAAGGCGGTTACGACAACGGACGTCGTCACAGCGAGGGCCTTTTAGTCACCTCTCGTGGCGTCTACGACAGCCGCTGGTCGAAAGGCAAGCGCTGCGGCACGGGTTTCGCGCGCACTCGATACGCTCACATCACCTATGCTCCGTCGAGCACTCGCGCAAAACGTCAGACGGCCCTGGTCTATCGCGGCGACGGTTCGATCGAATTCAAGGGCATCTGCAATGTCGACGGCGAGCCACTCAATGGCACCCTGTTTGATCCGGCTGGCACTATGCTCTATCGCGGAGACATGTCGCCCGGTGGCTGCGTCAGAGGTAACGGCACGATGTACCTGGTCGACGGGGTAAAGATCACGGGGCGCATCAAGTCGGGTACCTGGTCGCGTCTGATCACCATCGTCTATCCCAACGGCGACGAGGTCGAATGCACCGCTCCACTGACGATCACGAAAGACGGCTGGACGCCGACGTCTGTCACGCGCTTTATCTTTTCGTCCGCAAACCCCGACCCTCTGCTGGCCGGGCGCGCTCTCGACGGTTCGTGGCACATTCTACAGGTGGGGCCGCGCTTGGCTCCCTCGCCGCTCGGCTACGCCTCTCCCGACGAACCCGACAACTCCTTCGGCGGGCATCCCGCCATGATTGTCCGCGAAACCTCGTCCTCTATTGTCGTCCAGCCGTCTTTGAGCGCGACTCTAGACGATCTCTTCGGCGACGACCCCCACGGCATCGTCCATCTCCCCAAAGACGATCCCTACGACGCCGTCTATCTCCCCTGCGACGACCCCTACGACATCGCGGCCGCGCGCGCTCTCGGTGAATTTGTCTTTTGGCCGCGTGCCGTGGATCTAGACGACGCCCATAGGATCGATCGCGATCGATTTCTGGACCACATGGCGACGCAACACGGTCGGCACTGGTCGACATGCCGTGCCTTTGCCGCCACCCTGTCTTGGTGAGGCTCGCCGAAAACCGGCCGACCCTTGGTCAGTCGATGACTCGGCCTCAGGCAACTTGGCCGTATGAGGAACTTGGATCGACGCAAAGCCGCATCAATGACCTCACCCCCTCCTATTTCATTCCGATAAAATAAAATCAAAAAAAATACGATTCAACCATTTGGGTAGAATAGAGATTGAATGTGACTTTTGTCGGCTAGCATCAGCCATACCACTAATTGCACAGCCACACAGCCTGCACATCGTCAGTGGATTAAGACAATCACAAATGTGACGTTGTTGTCATTTGGGGCACCACGGTTTTTTTCCGCAGGGAATAGTGAGCAAGCGGGCGTCGCGCACTCGCTCCCTTTTTTTTTCGTATCGGCGACGCCACAATTGGTTCGAGGGACTGCAGCAACAAAGCACAGGCGCGGTCCGATAGGCGCGGCCGACGATACCGATTGAAAGAAAAACGCCACGCATCTCTTATAAAACCGAGCGAAAAAGAGACAGACCAAGAGCATCCGAAAATGCAGCGCCACAAGCGGCAGCGCCGAGCGTCGCGCGAGTGGAAGGACCTCGCCGACGAACTCGTCTCGCATATTGCGTCCTTTCTAGATGAGCGCTCCCTGGCCAGACTGGGTTGCACCGACCATCGCACCCGCCAGGTGTGTCTCGACGACCGCCTCTGGAAGCGCTTGTACGTGTTTCGCGTCAAAACTGCCGCTTGCCACCGCAACGCGCACCGTTGCATGGCCCATGAGATCGACGCCCACCGCAGTACCATAGCCGATGTGCGACGTTGGCTCGCCGACCCATCCGACACGTCGTGGCCTCTCTTTGAATGGGGCCGAGTCATCGACGCGGGTCTCTCCCGGTGCAGGCACCACGCCCCCGACCGCATCGACCACCGGTGGGCATGCGCCATGGATCTCGCGCCATCGGACCACCTCCACGGATTTGCCCGATACCCCGACGTGCCCTATCGCATCGTTGGTCGGATCTCTGATCTCGATCGGTCCTTGCTTGATTTTACCGCGATGGACGTCGGCAATGCCAAATCCAAATGGCAACTCGGCGAGCGCTCGATCGTGATCTACAGCGGCGACATCGATCCCGTCGCGCTCGTACCGCACGGCTACGGCGTGGCTGTCGCTGTTTCGACCAAGTCGGGAAAGGTCACGTGCAAGATCGCCGGCGATTGGGCGCACGGACGTCCGCGCGGCCGCGTGTGTCTGTGGTGGCAATCCAAAGACGGCATCTACTACGAGGGAGATTACGCCGACGGACGCCCGCACGGCAAGGGTCTGCTGGTGACACACGACGTCGTCTACGACGGCCACTGGTCAGAGGGCACACGCTGGGGCGCAGGTTTCGCACGCACCGAGGACGCCCACATTACCTACGGGGCGCTCGATACGGACGACCGCTACGGCGCCGCCGTCTACCGTACAGACGGTTCGCTGGCGTTCACGGGCACATGTGACGCCCAAGGCAACCCCGTCAACGGCCTCTTGTTTAGCCCAACGGGCGTCGCGATCTACGAAGGTGATTTTTCGCCTGATGGCTACGTCGAGGACGATGGTGTGACGTACCTCGACGATGGCACCATGGTCGCGGGCTGGATCAAGTCGGGGTCGTATCCCGATTCCATAACGATCATCTATCCCAACGGCGACGAGATCGAGTGTCTGGCACCTGAAAAGATTACCGCGGACGGCTGGGTCCCGTTGTCTGTCTCGCACTTTACCTTTTCGCCCACGGGCGCAGATCCCACGCTGGCCGGGCGCACCATCAACGGACCGTACCATGTTATGGCCATCGGACCGCGCCCTTCCGTCCCGCCGCCCGGCTATGTATTTCCAAAAGAGCCCTACGACTCTGTTGGACCGTTTAACATGACGGTCGCGCAAATGCCTCAAGACGTCGGCTCTGTCACGCCCTTGGACGCGGCGCTGGCCGATTTCTCGGCCGACCTCGATGGCAACGATGGTGGCAACCCCGACGATCCTTATGGTCTTGCGGCCGCGCGCGCTCTCGACGACTTTGTCTTTTGGCCCCGCATCGCGGCCTCGGACGATGCCCAAAGGACGATCGACCGGACTCTGTTTCTAGATTATATGGCGACGCAACACGGCCAGCATTGGTCGACATGCCGCGCCTTTGCTGCCGCGCTGCCTTGGTGAGCCTCGCCGGCGCGCCCTTGCTTGGTGATACACGCCAATAAAAAGAACATACAACAGCGCGACTTGCGTACCAGAAAAATCGACCCATTTTATTTTCCTCTTTGATTGTCAAAACACAAACCACCAAGAGACGCGCGGCGACATACTAGAGCAAGACTCGCGGCTCTAAATAGGGTGGTTTCTTGACAATCTTTTTTTCTTCGTTGGCGGGGGATTCGATTAGGGTGGTAACAAAAGGTGGTAGCGCGGCGGCATCAGGCCGCACGGGTCGAGGACGACAGTCAAACCCAAGGACGCGGCGACGCTCTCCACCAGCGCGCCAACGATGTCGGCCACGCAAGGCAAGGGCAACTGGCACAAAGCGAGGCGACTGTCGGACGCGGTTGCCATCCAGAGCGCCTCCTCTAGGGTACCGACGTCGTCGGCGCCGGGTCGAGGTATGCCATCATTGTCGCCGTCGCCAAGGATGTCATAGAGATCAAACGAATTGGTTTCGGTCGTCGCAAGCGCGATGACGCGCCGACGCCATGCTTTGATCCTCGTCGGATGCACCCACGTTGCCTTGCCGACCGCTGCTTTGGCGTCTCGATTGTTGGTCTGCTGGGTCATTTCGTCTGCCTTGTGTTTGAAAAATGGACGAAAGAATACAAGAAAAAAAAAGAGGGTGGCTCTGGGTGCGAGTCGTCGACTCGATTGGTTGTTTCTTTTATTATTATTAGACTCTTTTTTATATTGGACACACAAAAAGTGCAAAAGCGCACGCGCCATTCGCGTGGCGTCCCTCTTTCTTTTTCCCTTTGTTACGGCGCGCCGGGGCAACACTTGCGTGTCAGCCCGTCGCCCTTTGTCACTTTTAAATCTTCTTTTTTTCAGAGGATTGTTTTTTCCGATCCACAGTCGTCGGCCACATGACGACCGTCGACGACCTTTGCGACGAGATGGTTTGCGCGGTCCTGGCGCATTTGCCGCGCCCCTCTCTGTGCGTGGCGTCGTTGGTGTCGGCCCGGTGGCGTCGGTGTTGCGCCGATGTGTCTCGCCGTTGCTGGCAGACGTCGTCTTTGGCCCTACCCGCGAGCGTCCTCCAAGATGCCGCAGCACAAGGCCACACGTCGCTCGCGTTGTGGTTGCACAAAAGGTGGAGCCATCCGTGGACGACGGCCAGCGTACGGGCTGCCGCCATGAACGGCCACCTGCACCTCGTCGACTGTATGCTAGACGACCGCGCGGACCGCGTGTGTTATACTGCGGATCGCCATTCGCTCGACGGCAAGCGGATGTCGCCCCGCAGGCATGGGGCGCAACTAAAAGAACCTGCGGCGGTTGTGGATTGCCATAACGGCAGTACCGTGTCCATACTCGACGAGACAGTCGCCGCGGCGGCGATCATCGGGGGAGGCCACCGTCTTTTGCGCAAGGTACTTGCGCGCGGTTGTCCCGTCGGCCCTCTGGCGGCCACCATGGCCGTGATCCTGAGCGACTGCAAATCGATCGACCTTTTGATCGGTTTCGGATGCGCCTGCGATGCGCTGACGGTCATGAGCGCCGTGGCGCTGTGCCGAAAGCGCATGCTCGCCCGCATCGATTGCACTGATGTCGATGTTGCCGAAGCGACCGACACCTTGGACGCCGCAAGGTCGATGGACGTCGGGTGTGATCTGCCGTGCTGCACCGTGTGTGTGGCCCGCCTCCTGGTGAGGTTTTCCGGTGAGGCACGCGTCGATCGGACCGACGCCGCAAGGCTATGCCATAAACTCGTCGACTGGTGGGTTCTCGGCTGCCCGATGAAATCAGAGCCGCTGGACACCGGTACACGTCCTGTTGTCCGCCCTCATTCATTGCTTTGATTTTCCCGGCACTTTTTACCGTTTTCCCATTTTTTTTCATTGTGATCCGATGGCGAGACTCACTGACGTCTTTCTTTCCCATTTTTGCGATCGCCGTCGGTTGCTTGCCGGCAGCGCCGCACCGACCGTGCGACTGGAACATTTTATTTATGCGCCAGTATGTCGGCGATTGGTGCACGTGGTGGCACGAGAGACGCATCCATCCATGGTCGGCAAACATTCGGGAGGAGGCGGCAGCGATGCGGTCCGACATGATGTCGTCCGGGCCCTCGTCACTGTCGTCCGTCAGCCGGCGGCTCAAGGCCAGAGACGGCAGAGTGCCCTCGTCGCTCATGGGCAGACGCACAGGCGAGCCCGTGCGCGCCAAGGTTGGTTTTCGCCCTCCAGCGCGCCGCGCCTAGGGCGCGTCCTGTCGCGCCGCTACAATTTTTTTCATACCTTTTTTAATCCTTTTTGCTGTCGGGCACGTCGACTCTGGGCGTTGTGCGCCCGTTCCCGACTATTGTAGAGAGAAAAAAAAAAGAACAAAGATGCGCGGCACCCAAAAGGTTGCCCTTGATTTTGCGTAGTCTTGTTGGGGACGCATAAATTGCCGTCGTGCATCTACCTAAATGCTGCATCCTGCATAACCGGTTGTCCCTCTGGCGACGGTCACACGCCATCGGCGCGTGTTGGTTGGTGCGCCACAGGCCGCGTGCGTGCCCCTTTGTAAAAAGACGAGAAAGAAAAAAACAGGACCCGCCGATTCCTGGCCCGCTCAGTTGTCACAAAGGTCGCAGCCGCCCACTTTTTGTTGTTGTTGTTGTCATTGGTTCACGTCGGCCATTGGCAGGAGGCCTCGCGGCAATAAAAAATCAAATGCCGCGGCCGGCGGCACCGGTCCAGACACTCGCCGACATTGCACTTTTATGCCCAAGAGAGCCAGCGGGCGAGAGAGAGAGAGAGAAGCCACAGGAAAAAAAACACGGCGCAGCAACGAGGTTGGAAAAGAAAGAGATCATCTGCGACGATAAAATTGGCGTCGACATGAGTGCGCGCCGATGTAACGACCACGCCTGTGCGTGGGCGGATCTCCCCGACGAAATCGTCCATCTGATCGCCCTCTACAGTCCACTGGGCGCCCTGGCGATGCTGGCAACCGTCGACCGCCGCACGCGCGACGTGTGCCTCGACGATCGCCTTTGGAAATGGCTTTATTGGCGCGATTTCGGACCCTGTCTGTGCGCGTCAATAAACACGCCGTGCCTCGTCGGCGTGGCGAGGGCATTCTTGGGCGGCGACATTTTCGCATGCGTGTCGCCTTGGGTGACCGATGTCCGACCTTGGATGTGCGAACCAGGCCGCAGGGTGCCCAGGGACGACCCCTGGCGGCACACACCGCCGTGGGAGTGGCACGATCTATTTGGAGCCGGGTTCTCCACGTGCATCCACCACTGGCCGCCCGAGTTGCTTGGCGACCATCGGTGGGCCTATGCCTCGATGCTGGCGCCCAAGGGCCGCTTTGGACGCTTCCCCGACGTGCCGTTGCGCCGGGTTGGACGCGTTCATGGCGCAAGCCCCGCCAGTTTCGGCCTGGATCGATCCATTGTGCGGCACGGCAGAGTAACCTACAGCGGCGATTTTGACGACGACGGCAGGCCGTCCGGATGGGGCACGGCCGTGGTCGTCGTCGACGGCACGACTGTCGCTTGTCGCATTTCGGGCCAGTGGTCTGCCGGTCGACTCGACGGCTGGGCTAGTATGTGGCAGGACGACGCGATCATAAGGTCCTACTTTCAGGGCCACTACTGCGATGGCAACCGTCACGGGCGAGGCCTAGAGATAAAAGCCGGAACAGAGGTCTACGACGGCGAGTGGGAAGACAACCGTCGAAAAGGTTTGGGCGCCGCACGCACATCGGGCAAGTGGACACACTACGGCTCGTCCAGCGGTACCGCTCAAGACGATTTTGGCGTCGTGTACCGCCACAACGGATCAGTAGCCTTTGCCGGACGATTTGCTGGCAACGAACCTCGTCACGGCGATCTGTACGATGTGTCGGGGCTTTTGGTCTACACGGGCACCGTATCGCGCAAGTTGGAAATTATCTATGATGGCACCGTCTACTTGGCCGACGGTTCGACCCTGTCGATCGATCTCTCGGGCACACGGTCGCTCGCGACAATCACCTATCCCGATGGCGACACGCTGCAGTGTGTGTTTCCTCCTTGCACCACGGCAAACACACGGCGCGATCCCGTTGTGATCAGACGATTCGCCTATTCGCCCGCGGCCGACGCAGATCTCGCTGGGACCGTGCTCGACGGCCCCTGGCAGATCCTCGCAACTCGGCCCGATGCCACAGGCGACGGCGACGGCACCTTTGGCGGACACTTTGATCGTCACCATCAATCTCGTCCTCTAGACGTTGTCGTCACTCGTCTTGCGGAAGATCCCGTGGATGCCGATCAGCGATTGTGCGCCGCACGGGCACTTTGCGATTTTGTGTTTTGGCCGCAGTCGGACGGCACCGCGGCGCAAGACAGCGTCCGGAGCCGGTTCCTGGACCATATGGCCGCGCATTATGGAGGCCGTTGGCTTGTGTGTCGCGAGGTCGCCAACGCCACACGCTGGTAGCGGCAGACGCAATAAACACGCCCAAAAAAATACGTCGACAACGCCGTTTTTTGTCATTGTCCAAAAGAAAAAACAGGCTGCACGTGAACCCAGACTATCGGAAAAACACCAGCGGCACCTTGTCGCTGTCGTCTCCCACACGAAATAGCACAATAGTGAGAAGAAAAAAAGGACGCACTTTTTTATGGGCATTACTGTTTAAAAAACACAAACGAAAGTGGAGAGCATCAACAGCGAGATCAGAGACCATTGTCGGAACCGCGCGCTGCCACCGCGCATGCCGCACAGGCAAGCGTCGGCACGCAAGGAGGACCGCGAGCGCGATGCGTCACCACGCGACCGCGGATGCACATTGCGCCCGACCACAGACCGGTCAGGCGCGACCCATCAGGATAGAGGCACGTCCCGTATCCACTCGACCCTTTGTCGCGCGTCCACGCGCCCACATAGCGCAGACCATCAGGGTGCGTACGTAGCACGCGGCCGATGGGCTCGTCACCTATCCACTCCCCGTAAAGGCGCTTGCCAGAGGGATCCACGCGTATACCGTAGCCGTGGGGCTCCTCATCCCCCCACATGCCAGCAAAGCACACGCCGTTGGGTAGAGTTTCAACGCCGTAGCCGTTGCGTCGGTCGCGATCCCACGCGCCGATGTAGCGATCGCCGTTTTTGTAGATTATTTCTCCATGCCCACGGCGCAAGTCGCCCTCAAAGTCGCCGCAATATCTCGCCCCGTCGGCCCATTGATAGGTGCCACGGCCGTGGCGCAGATGGTAACGGATTTCGCCCTCGTACCTGCTGCCCAAAGGATAAGTGCAGACGCCGTAACCGTGGCGAAAGTCGGCATTCCACTCGCCGTCATAGGTTTGGCCAGAGGCGTATCGAGCGACGCCGCGCCCGTGGCGCTTGCCCATCGACCAGGCGCCCGCGTATTCGTTGCCCTCTGCGTCGACACGGCGACCCCAGCCGTGGCACATGCTCATGCTAAAGCCGCCTTCGTGGTAAACCGTTGGCGGTTCGGCGACACTGGCGCGCGTGAGCGCCTCGGATTCGCAATGTGCCGAGTCTTGTGGCACGGCCACACCGTAGCCGTCTGCGACGCCATCACGCGTATCACCCCAATACACCCAAGGGGCGTCGTGGCCACGCATCGTGAAGGGTACAGCACCGACACCCGGCCCTTTTGGCGGTGCGCAAACGGCCTGGGCACGATAGAGCCAACGCCAGGTCTTGCCAAAGGCCGCAAAGCGTTGGTGAACAAGAGGGCCAAAGTGCGTCTCGCACAGTCGGCGCCATAGAGATGCGTCGAATGCGAGGGCCCTGTGTCGTTTGCACGTCAACGACCAGGCGCCCAATGTGCTCGCCCGGTCGACGGCCGCCAGGATGCCTAGGACCACTTCGTCGGGCAGGAGCGTAAAGGGCGACGGGGCCTCGCGTCTCTGTCTCTTGACGCTGCATTGCCGCGCGTCCGCCCCATAGGCACATTTGTCGCTGCGGGTGACGATCTTGATGCCAACGGCACGGCCATCGTCGTCCGCGTCGTCAATCTTTCGCTTGCCGTTGTTTTTTTGAGCGCGTGCCATTTTGGTCTGGCGTATGCGGTGCAGCATTGCTCTTTTTTTTTGTGAAATGCACGCCGACGCGCGCTCTGTCCGGGTACAAGGCTGGCGGCGCACCGGACGCATGACTGTGCCTATCGCGAGGCGTGACATTTTTTTATTAATTCGGGCGCCAACACGATTATCCAATCGCTTTTTTTCGTTGTGGCGGTTCGTCTCTTTTTTTCTGTCGAGGGCGCGGCGGACGCTGCTCGCGCAGAAAAAAAAACGGATCCCGTTGGGCATGGGAATCTGCCGTGCGCCGGCGGTGTCTGGCATTGGCGCCTGCACAAGAACCAACACCCGTTGCCGGCCTGCCCCGTTGGCGCCAACTGCGCACCGAAAAAATGTTGGCGCAACAAAAAAATCGCACCAGGAAATACCTTGTGGTGACTAGAAAAGAAAAGAAAAATAGATTTGTTTCACGCGATTTTGTGGCACTGGATCAATTCTTCTTTTTTTCTCTGTTTTTGTGCCGCTTTCGGCAACACATATTTTTTGTTTTTTCTTGTAGTTTATCCTTTTTGTGGTCGCCGGGCTCTGTCGGTTTACAGTGCCGACGTGCATGCCGTCGAAAGCGACAGACTCGCTCGTGCAGCGGCAACCTGGGAATTTCATTTTACTATGCCTTTTCTTTTCGGATGGTCTCTTGTGGCAACCATCCAGGGAGAAAAGGCGCTCGGGCTTTGTTTGTGTGGACTTTCTAATCACGATCTCCCCTTTCGGTTGCTCGCCAGCAAGCCGTCTTTTTGGGCCCGCCGACTGCACTGTTTTTTATACGAAAACAAAGCAAGGGCGCTCTCGAAAGAGGACAAAGAAAATAAAGAGACGATTTATGTGCCTGTTGGGAAAAAAGGGTGATGGCGCTCGCTGGCGGGGCAGCGGCAAATTACAGACTCGACGAGGCGTCGAGGCGCGCAATGAGAGCGGCATATTTGTGCGGGTGAGCGATGCGAATAGACTCGGCATGGGCAGTTGCGTCGCGCGCCTCGAGACCTGAAAGGGCCAAGAGGGCCGTCTCGGTCGAGCACACTGCCAAGGCGAGTCGGCGCGCCTTGTCGGTCCACGGGCAATGGCCGCAATCGATCAGGGCGCGTAGGACGACCTCTGCGGGTGCGTTCCTGGTCGAATTTTGGACGTACGCGTGTTCCATGGCGCAAAGCGACCTGTAGAGGGAGCCAGGCGGCGGCTTCCACCCGTCGGCGAGCGCACGGAAAAAGAGCGACGCACGCGCGCTAGTGCCGTCCACGAGGTCGATCAGCGCCCACACGACGAGGTTCGACGATGACCTGCCCACGCCGCGCCGGGTGCTGACGCTCGGCCATCCACATCCTAGGTCGATCATCCAAGCAGCGACATCGCAGAGATTGCGCTCGATAGCACAGTCCACGGTCCCTGGAGGAAGCCACGAGAGCACACGGTCGGCGCCGAACCGGTCGACGAGTGCCCTAAGAAAAGGCAGCACCTGCTGCTTGGGGAGACGGTGCACGGCAGCCTTGCACACGCGGATTCTCGTACGATCGCCGCCAGGCGGAAGCACATCGATGAGCCCATTCAATGCATGGAGATGGCCGTGAGCCGCGACGACCGAGACGATACCAGGCACATGGCTAGCAGAGTAGTTGCCCCTGTGAATGCCCAACACGTCGATATCGCCTACGATGGCGACTTCCACGGCGACGGCCGCATACACTCTCCTGCAGGTCAGCCAGTGGACAACCGCAGAGTGACCTCCTCGGCCGGCGGCAAATGCGCACACGGCCGAAAAACGGCATGCGTGTTTGTGCTCTAGCCATTCGAGCACAGAGAGGTGACCAAAGCGGGCTGCCGCTACGGCAATGTCGTCGAGATCATCGCGTAATGTCGGGCCATCCAACGGCACGCTCTTCAAAAGCGGCAGGTCGCCCAGGGTCGCAATCGCCACCTTGTCCCTGTGAGACACGCCGAGGCCGTCGGCGGCGCCTTGATCGAGCGCATCTGCATAGCCCTTGGCGAGGGCGTAGGCGCGCGTGCGCAGATTCCATCGGGCGCCGCAGTCGCGCAGCCACGACACCAGGTCCGGTCTATGGCGTCGCAGGGCCTCAATGCACGCCCAATCGTCGGCAGGACGCAGGGGACAGTGCCAGTGGGCACCCTCTTGGACAAGCCACCGGGCGGCGGTCTCGCGGCCGTCACAGCATGCCTTGACAATGTCGATCCACGTCGGGCGTTCGTAGCGATGCCCTCTGGAGCGCCAGCGACACCTGCCCAGGTGTCGCCACCGACGACACACGCGACCGACCGCCGCTCGGTCGACAACGTCGCAATGGTCAAAAAAGACGAGGTCGAGAATCTCGGCGGGCAGCGTTGTGATGGTCGCCGTGGCCATTTTTCGTTGGCTCGCAGGTGAGGCTGGGGCGCTATCTGCGTCGCAGGTGCGCAACAAACTCGATCGCAACAACAACAACAACAACAACAACAACAACAACAACAACAACAACAACAACAACAACAACAACAACAACAAAAAAAGGCAAGCCAACGGGTCCGCAACGGGAACCGGCGACCAAACAAGACCCCCCTTCTGTTTTTGTTTGTGATCTGCCTCTGGGCGTCTTGCGCCGTGCGGTGCCGTAGCGCCGCGCTGCCGCCATTTTCTCGGCCAATGACCTATTTTTCTTTTGATTATGACTTGGCCAAATGGCATCTGTTCACATGGGCCGATGTGTGCGCTCGTGCGATTGGTGCTGCGCGTGAGGAGTCACGACGTCGATCAGGGGGCATAGTTTTTTTGTGTACCTATCTTTCGGTCGACGACAATCAGCCCCCATACCCTCGGTTCGCACCCGTTTGTTCAGAGGGAGGAAAAAAAAAGAGGCATGACGACCAGCATAACAGTTTCCGCCGACAAACTCTACATGACCGACTTGGAACAGACCCTAGAGTCAGACATTTCCACCGCCGCCGAGGCAGACAGTCGCGCACCGGCAGCATCGGCTCTGGTGGCGACCAAAAAGCGCCAACTCGTGGCCGGCGGCGACCTGGCGGCACTCAAGCGTATCCGCAAGGGGCGCAACGCCCGGTTTGTCCTCCAGGACGTGACCCTGGCGGCTAGGGGTGGCCATCTCGACGCCGTTGTGTGGCTGTGCAAGCACGCCCGCGGCGGTTATCCGTGTCGTGTCATCCAAGAGGCCTCTGCCGGCGGCCATCTCGCCGTCGTCAAGTGGCTGTGCGAGGCCGGCCGTATCGCCGTACGGCCTGGCGCGATCGACAGCGCGATTGACGCCGCCGCTAGGCAGGGCCACAACGACGTGATCGACTATTTGGTCACCAAGCACGGCGGCAAGGGCACGCCGGTCGGCCTGTTTTGGGCCGTGCGCAACGGCCACGCCGACACGATTCGACGTCTGTGCGCAATCTGCCCTGAAAACGCCAGCGCCTACTATGCCGTCAGCCACAATGGCAATTCCCCGCCACCGGAACTCGTTGCTGGCGACGATGCCAAGGCCCTGGAGGCGCTCAACGTCCAGGTGGTCGCCGGGGACCACCCCGAGGCCTTTGGTCTATTTGACCTGGCGTGTTTGATCGGCCGCATCGACATTGTCAGATGGATGTGGGAACACGATGCCGGCAAGTGGACCCGACACATCTACGTCCTGGCGGCCACCGGACGCGGGAGTACCGACATGGTCGACTTTCTTTACGCCCGACGCTCGTCCATCAAAGCCGCCATCGCGCCTGACGAATACGACGATGAACCCGTCGTCGCGGCCGCTACATTGGGCGGCAGCGTCGCCAAAGTCGCGGCGTGGCACTTTGGCATGTCGATGCCCGTTGTCCTATCGCGCAGCAACGTGGCCGACGTTGCTGCGCGCGGGCATCTCGACATGATCAACTTCCTTCAGACCAAGGGCGCGCCTGTCCACCCCCGTACCTGCCTCTTGGCGGCGTGCGAAGGCGGTTCTGTGGCGGTCGCCGCCTACATGATTGACGCCGGCGCGGCCATTGACGAGGAGGCAGTCAAAAAAGCCGTTCGCCGCGGCCACAGCGATATCGTGCGTCTCTTGTATGCGCGCGGAGGAGAGATCAGAGTCGGCGAGTGGCCTCTCTACGAGGCCGTGCACCACTGCGATGCCGACGTCGTAGCGCTCCTGCGCCGGGTCGGGCGGGCACCGGTCAAATCGCGTATGATTGTCCAGTCTGTCTTGCGAGGATGCCCTGACGTGATGGCTGTCCTGTGTGATCGCGAGACAATGCCCGGATCAACGCCGTCTATCGACCACGCCGCCACCGTAGCGCATGCCGTCGGCCATCCCAAGTTTGACGTTGACCGTGCCCTCGACCAGGCCATCGCCGAGGGCAACTTGCCCGCCGTCGACGCGCTCCTGGACGTCAGGCCTGCCGTACTGGGCGCCCAGCCTTATCGGATGCGAGACCACTTTTGCCAACGTACCCATTTCGATGCCATTTCTCGTGTGGCCGATCGGTGCGAGATTGCCTGGGAGACCGAGGACTATACCATCAACAATGCCGTCATGCGCGGCGGCCTGCGCGTGGTTCAATGGTTTCACGCGCGCGGCCTTTTGGACGGTCAACGGCGCGACCAGGTGACGTCGGCCGTGCCCTTTGCTGCGACCAACGGCAAACGGTCGACGGTCGAGTTTCTGTGGGAGCACGGCTTTCGCCCGACCTTGATGCAATCGCCGCCGTTGTGCGACGTGTGCGACGATCAACCCGCCGAGGACCATTGTGCGGCACAGGCGTTTTTGCGCCAAAAGATTGCCGAGGCCGACGCCGCTTCCGGTGGCGGCGCGGATTGACCTCTCCTCCCGGCAGACTTGCGCTCCCTGTTAGTTTTCTCTTTTGGCGCAGGTCGCCGCGCAAGCACACCGCGCCAAAAGGAAAGAGTTCTGCGCTCATGGAAAAAACAAAACAAACCCCGTTCGATTACACCCGTGTCTCTTGTGCAGTGGCCAGGTTTTCTTTATTGAAAAAAAAAGATTTTTTTGTGATCTGCTTGTCGAAAAGACAGCACATCAACGGACGACCTTTGCGCGCCAGAGCCCGCGACCGAGGCTCCAGCCGGCCGTCAACCAACCATTCGCAGCCAAGCACCGATAGGCTCGTAAAAAAATATTAATCGCAAGGACAACACACGAGGACGGACAACGGGACAGTACAATGAACACGCGTACAAGCGAGAATCCAACGACTCGCGGCGACACACATGACGAAACCGCAAAAGACCATGATGGGCCGCCGGAAGCGATAGACGGCCTTCCCGACGAGATATTGGCGCATGTCTTTGCCCTGCTCCCGTGCCTTTGTCTGTCGCTGGCGGCGCGTCTCGTGTGTCGTCGGTGGCACGCCGTGGCGACCGACGCTGCAGCCGTCGGGCGTCCGTTGTGTTGCACCGCCCCGCGTGCCCACTATTTGTCCCAGCGGCAAGACGGAGTGTTGGTGCGTGCGGCCATATTCGGACACATCGATTGCATGCGCTACGCGCGAGAGCGCGGCCACCCGTGGACCCCCGCTGTACCGCAGGTCGCAGCAAAGGGTGGCCATCTTTCTTGCCTGCAATATGCGGCCGACGGCGGATGCCCCGTGTCTCCGCCCCTGACGGCCCTGGCGGCCGAGAGCGGAAATCTCGCCTGTGTGCGGTTTGCCCATCAGTGGACGAGAAAGTGGGACTCGACCACGTGTGCCAACGCCGTGATTTTTGGCGTCGACTTTCTGCACAAAGTGCGCGCCCTCGGCTGTCCGTGGGGCAAGGGGACGTGCTGGCTCGTTTGCAACAGTTATGAAACAATCCGCGACGACAAGTTGATGGCCGCCGCCCTCGCCTATCTCGTCGAGCACAAATGCCCTCCTTGCCGCGACCTGTGCCACGTGGCCATCGCAGCGGGTCGATTCGATCTCGTCATCGCGGCGCGTGCCATGGGCGCCCGTTGGAATGAAGATGACTGCTTTTGGGCGGCCGACGCGGGGCGTCTCGACTGGTTGCGCTATCTGCACGAGCACGGGTGCCCGTGGGACAACGGCACCACCACGCGCGCCGCGTGGCGCGGGCACTTTGACTGTTTGCGCTATGCTCACCAACACGGGTGCCCGCTTGAAAGGATAGGGTACGAATGGGCCGTCGGTGCGGGCCATATGCGTTGTGCGCGGTACATGCTCGACCACGGATGCGCGGGCGACCCCGCCCTCCTAGATGCTGTGCGCTCTATTGTACCCCACGACGAGGACACGCCGAGCATCAGCGGCAACTAGACCTTTTGCACTGTCGGCTCTTTTGCCCTCCAAAAACATTCCCGGCGCCGCCTTTCTGTAACGATAATAAAAAAAAGAAAGGACGACCGAAATGCGAGGCGAAAACCACCAGGCCAGACAAATTCGAAATCGCGCCGGCAAGGCCCGGTCGAGTTGCATATGTCGCTGGACGCAATTAGAGAGACAAATACACACGCGCCCGTAGGATTCATGCAATGGATTTGTGCCTTGTTTTATTGGTACCAGAGAAATAAAAGAACCAAGGAAAAATGAGAGACAGACGAGGGAGTAAAAGGGGGAAAATGTTATGGGGACACGACGTCCAAAGGGCGGCCGCGCAGCAAGGTCAATAGCCTGGTCTTTTGGGTATGTGTGAGTGCCTTGTGGCTTTTCTCTGTCGAGACGGCGTGGTCGAGCGAGATCCCGCTGGCTTCGAGATGTCCGCGCGCGGCGGCGATAAACGGCGCCATGACCGCGAGGGTCTCCTCGTGACCACCCGCAGAGGCGGCTACGAGGGCCTCGGCGAACCAGTCAAGGTGCTGCCTCTGGCAGAGCCACGCGACCGAATCGCTCGCACCGCTGCGCGCCGCGTCGACCAGGCTCGCGCTCGCCGATGCAGGTACGGAGTCGAGGTGCTTGACGACCCACGCCAACGACGCAGGTTGGTTGGCCTTGGCCGCGCACTGTGCCCATGTGACGGTGCGCCACGCACCAAAGTGCATCGCGGTGCGCGGAACATGAGGAGCGACACCGTTGGACCACATGAGATCAAGCACGTCGATGTGTCCGCCTACGATCGACGCGAGGACCGCCGACCGCGCCCAATGTGCGGGGTGAGAGACACCCCACGCGAGAAACAGAGATGAAACCGAGAGGCTGCGATGTGCGAGAGCCAACGTCACAAGTTTCATCCGACGGCATTTGGCGTGTATCTTTGTGTGATCCCGAGGATCGGCGACGACGGAAGCGCCGATGGTCGACGGCGGGTCGGCGCTGCAGCGGCATTTGGCGCGGTCGCACGGAAGAGGCCACGGCCCGACGATTCGCATGATCGCGGCGCACCCGAGTGCGTCGCGGATGCAAATGCGACGCCAAAACTTGTAGACGAGTTTGCGGGGCAGAGGCGCGGCGAGCGATTCCTGGATGGCCCACGCAAAGAGGCTTTGGTTGTCGCCGTAGATGGCACTGTGGGCGATGCGTGCCCTGCACACCTCGGCGCCGACAAGAAGGGTCGTGCACTTGCGCTCTCGTGAACGCGATAGGACCACGCGGCGCCATAGACGACATACCCGCGCCTGCATGTATCTGTCCTCGGAAGCGTCGGCAGCCATGTCGAGGATGATCGACCACAGTTCGGGGGGCAACACCTGCGGCTCGTCGCGCGGACGGTCGCGGTCGTCGGCCTTTTTCTTGTGTGTTGTGTCATATCGCCCGAAACGGTGCGCCAACGGTGCATAGTCGACCGTCGCCTGCGGGGCGGTTGATCCACGCGGTTGCGCATTTCGACAAAAGCACGACCACATTGTCCTCTTGCCTCTAGTCTGTTGCGTTCGTGGCGGTTTTTTGCCCAGTCTTACAGACTGGATTCGGCCGTCGCGCCGCTCTCAATGTTTCTCTCTCTCGCCCTTTTGCCGACCCAATCGTTTTTTGCTCCTGCCGGCGGCAGTCAAAGGACCAATGGGATGCGTTCATATGAAAAAAAAAGGAAACCTGACCATATAAAAAAGGGGCCGAAAGGTGGGTGGGGCAATAGGCGCAGCAGGCGCTAGGGACCAGATGCATCGGCCCTTGCCAGCCAGTCGGCCTTGCTGCGCATGATGCTGATTGATGGCCAGTCGGCCTGCAGCCGCCCCAACCGCGAACGGGGCGGGCCGCGGCCAATTCGATCTCTGGCGGGAATCGAACCCGCCATTCTGGTTTCTGAATCGTGAATAAAATGCAAAGGCGGCCGCATCCGGGGCCGCATTCGCGCTCACCGCATTTTGTTTGAGCACAATTAATGCACGATTTATTCAGGATACTCAAAACGAAACCGGCCGTTGGCCCAAAATGGACTGCCGGTGGGCCAGTCAGCCGGCCGCAAAGCCGCGAGCCATCAGTGCACCGTTGGCTCGCGGCCATGCGGCAAGACGACGGCAGGAACGACAAAGCGCAGGTGCCGGGCCTCGTTGAGGATTATGTGCCACAGTTTGTCGGGCAGACTCGGCGCGGCATCAACGTCCACACTGTGGGGGCCCATCGCGATCGGTCCCTTTCCCTGTTTTTTTTTCCCGTTTTCCGTTGTTTGTCAAGCCGCTCGTCGCCGAGGTCCGGTACGCTTGTGTCTCTGTCGGTTTTTTCTTTCCACCTTTTTTTTAAGCGCTCTGGTGCGGAGGATGCCGCCGACTTGCGGGCGACGACTATGCAGACACAGCGGCCAAGGGACCGCGCGAGAAAAAAACGAAAGCGTCAAGTTTTCAATATAAAAAAAGATACGTAAAAGAAAGGCGGACGCGCTCCTCGACTCTTTTTTGTTTTGCTCTTTGCAGCGCAATGGTCGAATGGGCGTGGGCCGTGCGAACCACAGATTTCCATTTCGATCCCTTTCTTTTTTGGTTGACGGCCTCAAGAAAACAGAATTTTTTACTTACGCGAGGAAAGGCGCAGGGCAGAGCCCCTCGCCGACGCGGCGGCGGGGAGCAAATACAAGGCCCAGAGGTACCAAAGTGCCGCCGGGCCGCACCAGTGTGGCACGGAAACAAAAAGAGCAGTAACGGAAAAAAACAAAGACTTTTTTTGCTGTCGAAATCAAAGAGGACATCCGTTCTGGATGGCATACACGGCACAGTCCCGGTGCCCGCCCTTGAAGGCCGCTCGGATAACCTCGGCGTCCCATTCAAATTCATTCTCGTGGGCGTACTGGAGACAGGCCAGATGTCCGTGCTTGGCGGCTTTGTGGGCGACCGCGTCGGTGTCGACCCACGCCGATGCATTCTCGTGGGCATATTCGAGACAGGCCAGATGTCCATTAGCAGCCGCCGCATTCATGGTCTCGCTGTCGACAACGCAGCCCTCTTTGACCAAGAGCGTGAAAACGTCCAAGCGTCCGTGACGGGCGGCTTGTCGGAGCCAGTCTTGTTTGGGCGACCGCGCATAGGCCATCCGAATGGTGTCCAGGTCGGCTTTTTTGACGATGGCGGTGATGACCGACGCGCTCGGCGTCCACGGACAACCCCGTTCCAGTGCATAGCGCAGGCAGTCGAGCGATTCGGTCTCGCACGTTGCCTTATCCCACGTACATCCGTTCTCGTGGGCATAGACGAGACAGTCAAGGTGGCCCCCGGCGGCGGCATGCTGGGTCGTACGGGCGTCCCACGGGCAGCCGTTCTCGTGTGCATAGCGCAAGCAGTTGAGGTGGCCTTTGGCGGCGGCAGAGAGAGTCGTGCGAGCGTCCCACGGGCGACCGTTGACGTGAGCAAAAGTCAGGCAGTCGAGGTCGCCTCTGTCGGCGGCGATATGAGAGACGTCACCGTTCCATGGACAACCGGCATTACGCAGGGCAACAAGCGTGGCGAGATCGCCTCGATATGCTGCTCCACGCACGAGTTGAGCGGCTAAAAGCCAGGCGCATCCATTGTCGTGTGCATAGCGCGCACAGTCAAAGTGGCCAGCGGCGCCCGCTCGATCGCACGTGTCTACGTCCCACGGGCAGCCGCGCTCGTGTGCGTAGCGCAGGCAGTCCAAGAGACCCCTGGCGGCCAAGGTTCCGGTCGTGCCTTGGCCCCACGGACACCCACACTCGTGCAAAGTGGTCAGTAGAGCCAGGTCGACATAGGGAGCCGTAAGAGCAGACGACGCGGTGCCCCAGGTGTGGCCGTGGTCGCAAAGCCAGATGGCAACATCAACGTGCTGCGCGTCAAGTGCCGCAGTTACGGCGCATGCGTCGCGAGGACACCCATTGTCATGTAGGTAGCCGAGGACGGCCATGTGCCCTGCGCGAGCAGCCTCGGCATAGGTGTCGGCGCCCCAGGGTCGCCCCCAGTCGCGGGCGTGCGCCAGACAGTCGACGTGGCCTTTGGATGCCGCCATCCAACAGAGGCCATGGCGTCGGAGGCTGTGGTCGACGCACAGCGTGCGTCCGACGGCCGCGCTGTCTCGGGCCACGCGACGCCACCGGCTGCAGACCAAGGCCATGCGGGTCGAGAGAATAGCGCAAGGCACAAAGAAAAACACCAGACCGAGGATCTCGTCGGGCAGGTCGTCCATAAGTCTTTGCGCTTTGTCGAAGAAAAAAGAGCATCGGCGGTGCGGGGATGCCGTGTTTGTTGCTGGCGGGTCGATCTGCGCTCTCGGCAGGCACCGCGCTGGTGCATAGCCAATTGGAAAAAAGAATAGGTTTCCAAAATCGCTCGTGCGACACGGGGCCAAAAGAGGACCGGCAAGAAGGACGCGCAGAAAGAAAAAAAAGTCCACTCTAACCGCAGGCGACCATTTGTACAGAGCGCGCACGTGGCCCATTCGAAACCGAAATCGTATCCCCCACGCCGCCCATAGATTGTTCTGGCAGTCTGCGCGATGACGACAAGGCTGCTGACGACGCCCAAGGGCGACGTCATCGACGTTACCCTGCGCGCCCCTGCTCTCGCCTCGCGGTCCACCTACTTTGCCGCGCTGTTTGCGGGCGCCTTTGTCGAGACCGTCAAGGCCCGGTCGGGCGAATCGCTCAGCATCAAGATTCCGACGCTCGACGATGCCGACGTCCGCTGCTGGAACCGCTTTTTAGACGTCGTCGCCGGCACGAGACTATACGATCATTTTGCCGTATTGCTGTTTTGGCAGGCGCTCTGCTATGTCGACCTCGACCGTCGCTACATCGAGGAGATGACCACCGTCGTGTCGCTCGCGATCCGACCCCTGTGCGAGAATGCCGAGACGCCGTCGCCGTGCACCGATCCCAGGCTTGTCTATCTCGTCCTGGTCCTGTGCGACGTCTTGGCACTCGACGACAATCACCCGTATGCCAAACTCTTGCCCCTTTTGGACCACACATTTGATGCGTCGGCCGATCGCATCCCCGTGGGCGTATTGATCGAATGGCCGGCACTAAAAGCGGCCGCCGATACGATCCAAGGCCAAAGAGATCGCGGACGGTTGCCGGTGCCCCACGGTGGCTGTGCGACCATTTACCACACGGCGCTCGTGTTGATGGGTTCGATCTGTCGTTCGTTTCCCGACCTCGACTGCAATGGTGCCTCGATCGACACTGGCGATTTGCCCAATGCCATCGTCGCCCGGTCAAGCACCGGCTCGGACGATCCGTCACCTCGGTCGACCCAACCGTTTGTCGTCGACGCCGATGCATTTCGGCGCCGCCTCGCGGCCCGCTACCCCGTGTTTGGACCTTTTATTGGCGCGCTGACGGCAATCGACGGCATCGCTCTGGCCGGCGGCGCCTTTATGCTTTGTCTCGACGCCAAAACACCCGATCGGCCAGAGTCTATCGGCGGCAATGCCGACACCAAACCGTCAGACATTGACTTATGGGTCTATGGCGACAACATCCAAGCACGCGCCCAGGCTCTGGCACGGGTGACCGAGGCCCTATTTGCGTGTTATCCCGATCGCGTCAGCGCCAGCGTCAAGGGCGCTGTTGTCACCTTTTCGGTCGACGACAGCGCGTGCCCAAAGGAGCGCCTTCAGGTTATCGTGTCGCCCTACCCGTCAGCCACGGCTGTCGTCGACGCCTTTGACAATACGCACGTGCACGGGTTCTATGACGGCACTCGGACGATTGTTTCGTGGCGCATGCTGTGGGCTCTGGCGTCGCGCTACACGGAACCCATCGACATGCTCTGCACGTGCGACAATGCCAAGCGCGTGGCCAAGGCCCATCGCAAGGGCCTCGCCGTGGTATGTCACTGCATATGGAGATTCCATCACGTTGCGCGCAGCCTGTCATCGTGGCGGCAGGCCATGGGCCTTGCCGATATCACCGACCGACACGCGATCTCATGCCACCTCGGCGGCTATGGTCGGCGACTCTATCGGCAATCACGTCATCTCTCCAGGGACCAACCCGTGTGCGTGCGCTTCTCATCCAAGCATCATGCGCGGTGCACCATCGGCGTGCTGATGTCGGTCGTCATCGATGGTAGTTGCGACTCGTGCGATTTCGACTGTTACACGCAGACCCGATGGTTCCCGTGCGACGTCGTCTATGGCGCCATATGCCCACGGCAGGAGTGCTGCAAGCAACCTTTTGACTGGCGATCACGAGGATCGTCCAGCACAAAGGATGCCGATGGCGACGACGCCCGTGGCGCCGTGGCGCATTGCGACTCCCCTGATGCCGGTGATCAACCCGCGCCGTCCTTGCACGATACAAGGCCAACCGCATTGTGCTACCCCATAAGGCACCAGGGAATCGCCTGGACAGTGCGCCTTGCAAGCCGACACATTATCGCCGGCGGCTATGCGGGCGAGCGCGCGGCACGCGGAAGCGATCCGACATGGAGCCACCTTTCGGCACACGACGACGAGGATGCGCAGAATTTTAGCGACCTGTTCCAACACATCAAATGACCATTGACTCTTTCGTCGTCTCTTCTGTAAGAGTGTGTGTCTCTTTTTTTTGTCTAAAAACCAAAAGAAGGAACCCAGGAACAAAAACAAGGAAGCGGGAAAAGAAGAGGCATTGTGCGCTCGTGGGGCTAGGGCGACGGCGCGCGCTTGTGGAGCCATACAAAGAGATGTGTATCGTCGGGTCGATCCATTGCGCGCCTGGCGGCGCCGTGGTAAGCGGCGTAAAAGCCCTCGTGGCCTTGCCCATCAAGGAGCACAGCAAGCAACGACGCGTCGCCAGCACAGGCCGCTCTGTAGATGGCGTCGCGGCGATCGACATCAATATCGTGCGCACATACAAACTGTACCGTCTTGTCGTGGCGGCGGTCAACGGCGCCTGACAGGGCGCGACGGTCGCATGCGCGCACGCCCCTCTCATAGAGCCACGAGACGACCGGCGTGTTGCCATACTCGACGGCGACGTTCATGGCCTCTGTGGCAAATAAATGCGGCCACTGCGCATAGACGGTTTCGATCGTGTGGAAGTCGTCGGTGCGGCACATCTGTGCGACGGCGCGCGGCCAACGGTCTGCGGTCATCGATGGATCAGCCAGCAGTAGCGCCAACGTCTTGGGAAACCCTCGCGTGTGCAAATAGCCATGGCCTCGAACGACTTTTACGGCGAGCGCTTCGCGATCGACGCCATCCACGCCCGCGGTCAGGCAGTGGACGAGCACCTGGTCTGATCCTCTGTCGAGGGCTGCGTCGACGTGTGCGCTTGTCGGGTGTACGCCCGCGCTCTCGCATACCCAGGCAAAAGTGTCCAGCGCATCGCCGTAGGCCGCGCCCAATGCCGCCTGCTCGGCATCAAGCCACCCTTGGCCTTGCGCATAGCGCAAAATGTGGACGTGTCCGCCGCGCGCGGCCTCGTAGCAGACGAGCGCTCCGTCAAAAGCCTGCTTGTTTTGAACGGCGCGCACGACGTCGAGGTGACCCCGACGCGACACCGCAGCGCAACAGCGACGCACTTCGCCGATGGATACGGGAAAGCGACGGAGAAACTGGACGACGGCCTCGGCATTGCCACGGGCGGCAAATTCATCGAGTTTTGTACAGCCGCGCCATCTCGCGGCGCGCGCCTCGACCTGTTGCGCGGTACTCACCCGAAAGCAACTGTGCGCAGAGCGCGCGCTGCAGAAATCCTTGTCGCCAAGGCGACCGATGATCATCGCCATCAATTCGGCGGGCAGGTCGCCTAGGGTTGATGCCTTTATGTCGCTCCCTTTTTTCGCTGGATCGGTCGCCTCTGGGGGGTCGCTCGCGCGACCACTCTCTATGCTTTTTTTCACCTTTCGAGTCTCCCCTCGCGGCTACCGCTGATGGGCGCACAGTCGCCAGCCGACCACCAAGTGTGCCGTGAGACCCCTCATTTCCCGATTCGCCGCAGCCACCCGCCGTTGCCCTATGCCGACAATAGCCAAAAATGAGAGCGGCAGGCAAAAGAAAGACGGTCCAGCGCAGGATAGGTCAGCAAAGGGCATGCGATAGGCTATCGCGCCAAGCCATTGGTCGACGGATAGACGCACGCACATTATAAAAAACCGACAAAGAGAGCCTGTTCTCGAATAGACGCATAAAACACCACCCCTACCACATCCTGATCGACCCAGTCGACCTCGTGCCCAGCGCACAACCGTTTACACATTCCCCACAATCACACTCGTTAAAATAGCGGAAAGCCGTCCAGGGCCCCCGTCGACCAACTCGTATTCCTACCGCAGCGCAAACCATGCAACTCGAACAAGCCATCGTCCCCATGGGGTTCTTTCTGGCGGGCGTCGCCGTCACCGGTCTCGTCGCGCTGGGCGTACTCATACGCATATCGACCACCTTTAGAATTCCCTTTTGATCAACAAGACGCTCTGTCGTATCGTATTTCCATGTCTATCTTCAAAAAAAATAAATCCTCTCTTTGACTGATCTGCACCTGGTGCCTTGTCCGTATTTCGTGTGCTCTCAAGGGCCGCGACCTGTTTGATATCGCAGCATTTGGGATAATAGAGAAAAGAGTCTCCTTTATGCGCGGCACGCAAACCGTCAACTATAGAAAAAAATATATTTTATGAGGGCCATGCGGTAGTGCGACGGCGCGGTCGCCTGGTTGCGCTTCTATTGTCGCGTGGTGCTTGTCTCTTTTTCTGCCGTTGTTCTTTTTTATGTCGCGGGCACCTACGGCGTCTGTTGGCGCCGCGAGAAAAAAATGCGCGCGATGCCTCTTTCATCGCTTGAATGAAAAAAAAAAGTCGGTACGGACGCCTTTCCTTCCTCTTTCGACGGCGCGCGGTGATGCGTTGCTCCAATTGGAAATCAACCTTTTGCACGTCTTTTTCATTTCGCCGAGGTGTCGCTTTTGCGCGCGGTCTGCCCGACACACGGCCTTTTTTTTCCTCGACAAAGCCGAGCGCCCATATTGAATTAAAAAAAACAAGAGACGCCACAACATGGACGGCGCTATTGCGCAACAAACCTTGGACCGTCTCCCGCTAGAAATCTTGGCTTCGATCGGTGCGTGGCTCGACGACCGTGACTTTGGCGCTGCGCTGGCTACGGCCAAGGCCTTTGGCGCAGCGCATTCGACGAGGGACATGTTTGTGCGTCGCTACGGCAAACTCGGCCTGATCGAGGCTGTCGCTGTGTGTCCTCCCGACGCACTGGCGCATTTGGCGCGGCACAAGGGCATCGCGGCGCGGTTCACCACCTTACACATCGTCGAGGCCGCCCGAGCCGGCCGAGTCGACAATATGGTATGGTTGCGCGCGCACACGGGTGCCGCCCACCGTCCTGCGTGCTTGGTCACGCGCAATATCTACGACAGGGGACACGTCCAGTGTCTGTGTCACGCCGTCACAGCGGCTGCTGCAGCCGGACAAGCCGAGGCCGTTACAGTGCTCGCCGCCGCCGGCTACCGCGTGTCGGGAGACGCCTTTTTTTGTGCTGCCAGAAAAGGTCACGTCGACGTGCTTGCGGCCCTCCACCAGGCCACACCTCGGCGAAACCCATGTTGGCGTCGCGCACTGCAAGCGGCGCTGGACAATGATCGAATCGATGCCGTCCGTTTCCTGCTCGCTCATCGGTCGACCGAGTACACGCGGGGTATGGGTCCCTTGTTACGACACCCAACAAGACTGACGCGACGCAGTCATACGGCTGCCGTCCTTGCGGTGCACGCCCACATACCGCCCGGCACGCTGGCAAAACAGATTCACGACATACGATCAAACAGTCCACACTCGGAAACGGCCGCTCGACTGGATGCCATCGTCGACGCCGAGTGCTCTGCCGCTGTCGCACCCGACCGCCGCATGGCCGTGATCAAGGCGATGCTGCATGTGGCTTCCGATCGCGATGTACGCGCACTGTTTGCCGATCCCGATGACGGACAGGCAGTCGCTGTCAGCGGTGAACCGGCAGACGGTGCCACGGGGACGATTTCGATGCCTGGCTGGGCGCGGACCTTGCTCGCGGAACACGCGCCCGCTGCCGTTGCCGACGTGTGCTTGCGCTACCTGGCCCAAGGATCGCGTCCCGCCATGGCAGCGCACATCATTGACGCGGTCGACCGCATTGCGACCCGCCCTGTTGGCGCTACGCTCCGGCAGAATCGGTGGCTGCCGTTGGCCTCGGTATTGATCGAAAACGACGACCTCGACGCAATCGACGCCATTGCACGCACAGACGACGACATCTTGTGGACCGTCGCTGCGCAGGCAGTGCGTAAAAATCGGCTCGATGTGCTCGATCGGCTCGATCTACATCGGCCGGCACCTGCACCCTGGTGGATCGGTCCTGCCGACACTGCTGCTGCATACGGGAACCTCAATGTGGTCATTCACGTGCACAACCGCGGCTTGTTTGGGTTTACAACGGATGCCATGGATGGCGCCGCCGCTTACGACCACCTCGACGTCGTCAAGTGGCTCCACGAGAATCGCACCGAGGGATGCGCGACTGCCGCCATGGATAGCGCCGCCCGCCATGTCGACGGTCGTATTTTGCGTTTTCTCCACGAAAACCGTACAGAAGGCTGTACAACCCAGGCGATGGATTGGGCGGCCGCGTCGGGAAAGATTGACAACGCCATCTACCTGCACGAGAACCGCACCGAGGGCTGCACGACAGCGGCCATGGACAGGGCGGTGGGCGATCGCCTCGATGTGGCCAAATGGCTTTGCGAAAATCGCACTGAAGGATGCTCGCGGGACGCTCTTCACAATGCAATCGCTTGGTCCAACGCCGATGCCGTCGTCTACCTCTTGGACACGACGGACCACGACTGCGACGGCAGACACCTCGCTGAGGCGGCCCGTCTCGAACCGCCCAGCATTTTCGAGCGCCTGTGCCTGCGGCCTCTGCCGTCGGGCCCGTCGACCGCCACGCTGAGGGATGCCCTTTTCAGCGCCATCGACATGCGCAGTCCCAAGGCTGTCAAGCGGTTGGCCCAGAGGTATCCTGACCACGTCGCCGTATTCGGATTCGGCGCGCTAGCCAAAGCCGTCGACGAGCGCCTACCCTACATGGCACAGTGCCTTGTGGCCAACATGCCGTCGATTTGCGATCCGCTCATCCTGCGCAACGCCGACGGAAAGTGCCCCGATGGAACATGCCGCCAGTGGTCGACTTTTTACAAGAGGCTGGCGGGTCGACTCGACGAGGCGCACGATCGGTTGTCTTGATTTCGCTTTGTTCTTTTCCAATTATTTACTGCCGGCATTCCGTCTCTTCTTTGGGGGTGGGGGGAGTCAGTTACAGCAAGCGATTTGGTTTTTTGTCTGCGGTCCTACCGACCCCGATCGTCACAAACTTTGCGCACGACTTTTTTGCGACAGGCAGTCTACCGGGCATGTTCGGTGTATGTTTCTCATTAGTCAACCAAATCAAGGCCATTGGTCGATCTGTTGACGGCGATCTAGCCGGAACGTGTGGAATGTGTGCCGCCCAAACAATGCAAAAGAAGAAAAAGAGAGATGGCGACAATGATTTGGGGGTGTATGCAACAAAGCACAAAAAACAACTCGACGGGTCCATTTTCGGCATTGCGGCGAGCGCAAAGTTGGGCGCCAGCGCGACCTATTCGTGCTTGCCGGTCGCTCAACAGACGACTAGAATCCAGGATTTTTTGAGGATTATTTGACTTGTATGATTTGTGATTGGGAAAGTCGGCGTGAGTTGGTCGGCGGTTGGCTGATCTGCAAGCACCGGCGCGAGCCATGCGCGCACTTGTGCGCGCATTCGCATCCGGGCCCGAATAGTTGGTTTTTTTATTCGACAACTAGTCTTCGTTGTCACAACGGCCATCCCGTGCTGGTTGTCGGCGGATGATTTGATCCCTGCTGGCGCCGACTGAAACCGCAGTCAACCGCAACCGTCCGCCAAAAAACAAAATAGCCAGTCAGTCAAACAGGGCCCACTAGTGTGCGCGAGCACTGATCCGGCGCTTTTGTTGTGGACGATCCTATGCTCAATCGAAAAAAACCAACAGGCGCGGGTTCGCTGGCGACTGGAGTGATTTGGGGGGGGGGCGGTTCGGGTGGGCCCATCGAAATTTGGCTGTACAAGGGTCGCCTGGCCGTTGACCACTGCCCTAAAGCAGATTACACAGAGCCGGCGCTGATCGTGTCGAGGACGGTGCGACGTATGCGTGGGTCCCACCCGACAAGGCCGTCCGAGACGTAGCGCCAAAAGAGGCGCGCGTCGTCCGAGTCGTCGTCTGGAACAAACGCCAGATAGGAACCTCTGGTATGGCTGGTCGCGATGCTGATGCGACGCCACGCGCACCCGACGACCCTGACGCCGGCGTACTCGGTACGAGGGCACGTCGGCGAACACACGAAATCGACGACCTCGACAAACTCGCCGTCTTGGTAGCGCGCGCTCATCGTGTCGCCATTGTGCCAGAACGATTGCATGACGCCGTGTGACTTGCCGTTGCGGATCTGCGTGACCGCGCAACCGTCGATGCAATGTTCCGACAGCAACGTAATCGCGCCGGCGTCGTGCTGTCCGTCACAGCGCGTCCCCGACGCGTAGATGTGGACAAAGGCACCAGGTTCCGAATCGTTGTAGGTGGTCCAGCGTCGGTCGCCGTTGCGGTAAAAGACAAACGCATACGGCCCGCGCAATCCGTCGGCGGGTGCCTGGTGCTGAATTTTGGTCGCGTTGCACATGACCGACCACAATTCTCTGCCGTCGGCCGCGTCGTGCATCCATTCTGACCATTCAATCGCCTCGTCGCGGTCGGCGCTTGTGGTTACGTGAGACACGTAGCCGTGCGCACGTCCGTCGATCCAGTCGCACCTGACGACAGTCGTTGGGCTGGTCCAGTGGGCGGCCGGACCCGAAAACGAGGCGTCGGGCTCCTCGGGCACTGTCCTAGCGTGAACGCGGTAGAGCCAGCACCAGTCCTTGCCGGCGGCAAATGCATGGGCAAAGGGCGCGGGCAGGTGGGCCAAGGGCGGGCATCGGGGCGGCATGTCGGCGAGGGCGTTGGTGCCCCTCCAAAAGTCAACGGTAATCTCATGCCAGGGGTCGTCCGGATGGTCGCTGTGGGGCCATGGCGCGACGGGCAGACCTTTGTTGTAGAGGTGCGAAAAGTCGCGGATAAACAGGCGTCGCCACAGACTCGCGCACGTCGCCATCGCGCGCAAGGCACGGCATGCCGCCGACAGGGCGACGACATCGGCGAGCGGCAGGAAACACACAACTTCCAAGACGAGTTCGGCGGGCAGACTGATCAATGTCGTCGCGTCGGTCGTCGCGTCTGTGTGCGCGTGGCAGAGTGCCATCGTGCAGAGTGCTTGACGAGAAAAAAAAAGGAGCGTGCGGCCACACCGACGGGAGCAATCACACATGCCGACATTGGACAGGGCCATCGGTTCGCCGCAGGATTGCCAATGGGCGATGGGGCGTCGACATCAATAACACACTTGTCCTTTTATGGCTTTTTCCATTTGTTCTGGTGTCGTCTGTGCGGACAAGACACGAAAAACGAATTCAAAAGGATTAGAAAATAGAAAATAGAAAAAAAAGAGGCACAAAGGCGGCGATCGGCCCGCACAAAAAAGGGGAATGTCCCGAGGAGCGACGGCCACCCAACAAGGCGACGCAACGGGACCACCGCCATCCGGCCCTATCGCGCCGGTCATTGCCCGCTGTTGAGCCCGTCTGACAAGGCCCTCTGACACACGCATAATGCCAAAAGGCGTCCTGCGCACCAAATCTAGATTTTGTTCCCTATAGCAAACGATGTCGCTCGTCGTCGGCGCCATGTTTGGAATTGCGAGGTCTGTCGACGGATCGACGAGAAAAAAAAGGCGCCGAAAGCCTGGCAATAGACGAAAAGTGCAGAAAGCAACCTTGACATCGCCAATGCGCGATTGGAGCAGAAAGAAGGAAAGGGGGCAATCGCCCCACGCTGTCCGTTCCGGGAGTCGATGCACCGCTCTGCGCCTCTTGCGGGATCAACAGGCCATCCGAGTCCCCATTGGAGCATTGTGCCCGCGCGAGCAACCTACGTCGGCAAAAGTTTTCCTGTCCCAAGCACTCTAGGTTACTCTGGTCCGGGTTGGTGTGATTCCATTGGACGCTTTGGGGCTTGCGCCTAGGCCCTGTGCGGGCGCTCGTATTCCCGTCGGTCGCGCGGTGCCGATAGTCATGCACCCAGCGACGAGCACCAAAGCAATAGAAAGAAAACCGCAGCGGCTGAACAATGTCGATTGTCGATTTACCCGACGAAATCCTCGCGAGCGTGTTTCGCTGGCTTCCGTGCGTCCAGGCCATCACCCGCGCGGCGAGGACGTGTACCCGATGGCGCTCCGTGTGTCTCGACCCATCGAATAGGCATCGTGTGTGCACGCTTTGTCCGACCAAAGGCGAGCATCGGTCGGGGTCGCGCGGACGTATCGCTCTCTACCGCGCCGTGGCGGCTGGACACATCGAGTGCGCCAAGGACTTGGTCCGGAATGGGTCGCCAACCGACGGGACGGTGGTCGCCGTGGCGGCGCGTCACGGCCACGTCGATATTCTCGGATGGATTGTTGAGGGCGGCAGGCACAAGAAAAGCGCGGACGCGTGTTACCAGGCGGCCAAGGGAGGCCATCTCAAATGCCTGCAACTGCTCCGCAGAGTCGGCTACCGATGGAACCAAGAAGCATTGTGCGCCGCCGTCACCAAGGGACACACGGATTGCGTCGACTATATTCTGTCGGTTGGATGCGTGCAAGAACGGCACGATTTCGAGGTCTGCGATGGGCCGCCGACGCCAGCGCACTTTGCCTGCGTCAAAGAGATTGTCGCCGCCGGCGTCCACATGGGCGACTTTGGCGACATGGCTGCCGTCGAGGCTGGTCACTTTGACTGTCTACGCCTGTTTGGAGGCGAGAGTCGGTGGGACGATCAGGTGTGTGCAATCGCCGCCCGTCGCGGAGACCTGCCCATGCTACGGTACCTCCACGAGAACGCATGGGACTGGAACAAAGACACGGTCCGGGGCGCCATCAAGTCGGGCAATCGCGAGTGTGTGGCCTATGCGCTCGCCAACGGCTGCCCGTGGGAAAAGGGTCACCTGTGCGACGTGATTCGCGCCGACATGTGGCCGGTCTTTGCCCTGGGTGTCAAGGCCGACGCGACAGACAACCGGCCGTCGGTCGCCGCCGCATCGCTCGGACGCCTCGACGTCTTGCGCGACATTTGCGACAGCGGGTGGCTGTGCGACCAAGAGACGTGTGCAGAAGCCGCACGGGCGAAAAGTCTCGATTGCCTCGGCTGCCTGTACGCCCGAGGCTGTGCGTGGGACCAACAGACCTGCCACGCCGCCCTCCTCGTGGAAAGCCGTCCGTGTTTCGAATATGCCGCGTCCCGCGGCTGCCCCCTGGATGCGAGAGACAGGAACGCGGCCGCCGAGCGCGGATGGTTGGTTGGAGCGTGCGCGTCGCCGCCCAGTGTCGGACAACTGAGACGAGCGTCGACCGCTTCTATGCGCCAGCGGCGACGTCGACGCGCACACAAGGCCAAAATACAAGATCGAGCCGATGCTGCGGTCTTGCCCTAGTCTGTTGGTGTCGTTATTTTGTCCTTCTTTGTCTTGAATCCTCTCAAACTCGACGACAGTAAAGTCCATAAAAACATCGCAAAGCAAAAAATGTCAATACATTGCATAGCAAACACCCTTCTTAGGTCGCTCGATGTGCTGTGGCGACCAGCGAGTGTCTACAGAAAGAAGACGCCCTTTCGGTCCGCACGTTGTTGGTTGTTGCTGTCGCCGCCGGCGCATCACCATCGCAATAGTGGGCCGGGTGCGCGCCAACAGATTCAACACAAAAAACATCCCGCGTTGAATTGCCATTGGTTTTTATGGCATGACGCGCACAGGCGACTGGGTAAAACAAGTTGCAACAAAAGGGCGCAGCCCTGGCGCGAGAGCAAGCCAACAAACAGGTAGCACAAAGCATTTGCCAAAGCGGATTTTTGAATGGAGACAATTCAGAAAGGAAACACATCGGCCCAACTCGGGCGGCCAAGCGGACCCCTGGTAAACTGATAGCAAAAGTAGGGATGTATGGTACGATCGCGCGGCGACTCGGCGGCGAAAACAGCGAGTCGGTTCCACTCGGCAGTAGTCCAGCGCCGGTCAGAGACACACATGAGATCGGCCACGATGTAGGGACCGGTTGTGCTCGTCAGCCTATTCCGCTCACAGACGGAACGCGCGAATCGCCGGTCGCGTTGACGCTGTGCGCCTTTGAGAAGCGGTATTCCTCCCCAGTGCTGGCGCGTCCACGAATAAAGCCGCCCACGGCAACAGTGGGCGCATGCATCTTCATCGACCAGATGGGCACCGACCACGGCGACAAAGACCTCGTAGCGGCCGTCTGATGCGGCCGCACACGCGGCCATGGTCGCCGCGCTAGGATAGCGCTCCAAGAGAACCAGCAGATCGTCCTCGCTCCAGGAGGTGGCCGCACAGGCCGCGACGACGTCGTCCCACGGATAGCCTTGTCCGAGCAGACGGTAGGTGAGCGAGCGGTCGCCCATGGCCGCCGCCGTGGCTACGGCAATGGCGCCGTCGATCGGTTTGCCGATCGCCAAAGTCACAGCGTCCACCAGATCGGCGCTTCCCACCATCAACGCCAGCGCCGCGGCGCGTCCGGTCCAGACGTATGGGAACGCGGCGCACAGCCACAACACCAAAGTACGGTGCTTGCCCAAGATCGCCGCATCTACAGATGCGTTGGTGAGCACGAGCGCCGACGCGTCGATAGCCTTTACACAGGCCCGCCAGTGATGGCATGTACGCGCCACCACAGGCAACCACGGGCGGCCGACAAACCCCAATATCGCGCAGATTATTTCAGAGGGCAAGGTTTCCATGGCGTGTGTGCGGGTTGCCTGTTCTTTCCTGGTGTCGAAAAGGATTGAAATCCAGTCTCTTGGGTGTGAGGCTTTGGGCGCCGTCGCAAAGAGAGAAAAATAAAAGCCTCTCGAATGCGATTCACACAGTCGGCGCCGGGGGCGCGTCGACCGACCGACAAAGAGGCAAATCGGGATGCGGGATTTTTTGGCTGTGCTGGCAAAACACGGGCCACCGAAAAAAGCAACGGCAACTAATGCTGGTCAACGGCCAGCCGGCCCAGGGCCGGCCCGTTTCAAATGGGCCGGCTTGGCCGCGGCCCGATGTGATTCTGGCGGGATTCGAACTCCCAACCCTTTCATTGGGCAATGTGCACGAATTGTGCACGAGCAAATAGACTTTCCTTATACGAACATGAGCGTCTATTGGTCTATAGTTTCTGAGGACACCGTCGTCGATTGGTTTAAATGCACAATGCCCATTGGATATATTCAACTACAGGCTACTTCATTCAACTCATCATCAATTAACTGCAACTTCAGTCAATGCCCGCACAGGAGTCACAAAACGAGCGCAGGTCGCAACGTGTCTACATAAAACATGATTGACCGGAATTCTTCAGGTAAAACCGGTTGCAGTTCTATGTGATTCGCTCTTGGTGTGTTATGTGTACGTTTCACCTAAATCCTTGAATATAAATAGGACGCGTTGAAGACAACGCACGTTAAATTGGGATAGATTACTTGGTTACCTTGCTACCATCACACCAGGGCTATTTCTGTAACCTCGGGTCGTGATGAGGCAGAGGCGCTGCCTGGGGGGAGTCATTCTCAATAGCAAAGACATGGCGAGCGCACCCAACTACCACAACCCCAGCCTTGCTAGGCGCGGGTACTTTCCCACCATCGTACAGCCCCAGTTGACACCGGACGAAGCCGCGCTTCTCGAAAAGATTATCGAACTCCAGGATCTTATCGACGCGGAGAAGGCCTTTTGGTCGCGTACGAGCGCTAGCCAGACAAACTTAGCCTTAGCCGACGCCGGAGCGGTCCTGGCCGCCCTGGCTCGCTGCCTACAGGCAGACACGACACCGCACCGTCTCCAGCGCATCGCACGCGCCCTTCGTGGCGTGACGCTGTCTACTCTCCTCAAGGCCATACGGGCTCCGGTTGGCAAGACCCCCGCGGCAAGGGCGCAACAACGCGCAGCAGCGAGAACGAAGCGCCTTCAACTCAAGAACGGGCTCGTCGCCATCCTGCATGACATGTGGATGCTGGGTCAGGCCACCGTCGACGAAGCGGAATTCCGCCAGACAGCCGAGATCACGAAGATCGAGTTCGTGGCGGCACTCACTGTGCAGCGCAAGGCAGTCGAAGCGCAAGATGTAGAGGCCGAGATCGAGGACGACGCCGTCCAAGTTGACGAGATCGACGTTAAGCCCGAGACGATGTACAACTAGATGGCTACGCGTGTCCCTGTCACTTTTCCTCAAGTAGATGTAGTATTTTGAACTCTTAAAAAATGCGAACTATTTTTAGAAAAACTTCACTGAACAAATAGTTCGAAAAATGTCCTGCACTTCGACGCGAGTTCAAATCCGGGCGGCGGCAAATTGGCCGCGGCCGGGCCGACCGGCCCAAAACCCTCGGCCAGCCGGCCAGCCGTTTCGCCGCGAGCCATTGGCACAGCATTAACGGCAACGCAGGTCGACTTTTTCGTGTGCGCCAACACGAAAAAAACAAAAGTCTCAAATAAAACTGTCTTTCCAGTGTTGGGCGATGGCCCGGTGGCCGATTGGCTTGGGTCAAAAAAAGGAGACGGGTCAGCGCCACGGGTCCGAATCGGGACCGTGACTGGGCGTGCTTGCGGCCAGCCGCCTGATGGACGGCCAAGGATGTCGATCTGCCGGTCAGCCGCGGCCCATTTGGGTGCACGAGTTTTCGTGCTTGATGAATGAATCGCAACAAAAAGAAGCAAGATAAATCCCGACGACGACCAAGAGACGCATGCGGACCAGACTCGCTTTGTGCATCAAGACTCGGCAGCGAGGGCAAATGCGGGCGTGCGAACCAGTTGCGATCGCGTCCAGGTCCAGATACAAAAGACTTGCCATACGCGACTGTTTACTGTCCACTGACAAACAAGTGGATTCTCGCTGGGGCCGACTGGGTTACAGTCGCACGATCATCCGCCAAAGACAGAGCGCTCGCGTGGCCCAAGTAAATCGGTTGATACCCGCGAGCGCCGACAAGGATGTCGTCGCCTTTCTTGTTTGTCTTGCTTGTATATATGTCCCGTGCGACGGTGGGGATTTGGCTCGTGTTGGCGATTTGCTTGGTCGGTATTTCGCCTATTCTACCACCTTTTTTCCCATTTCCCTTTATTTTTTGTGTTTGGCTTTATTTAGGCGGCACAGGCTGGCGCCATACCAGGCCGCAACAAAAGCAGCGGAAGCGCTCACTGCCATGAGGTCCCACAACAAAGGTATCGACATTCTTCCAATCCAGACAGCGACTGCACATAGGGCGCGTTGCGGCGTCGATCCACGCATCGCGGTCGGCATCGTGCATGCCAACGTCGTCGAGGATAGCATCCAGCGCTTTTACATCAAAACGGCAGCCAGCGCTGCGCAGGGCCGCAAAGGCGTCGAGGTCGCGCAGGCGGGCCATAGCGGCATAGGAATCGAAAACGGCCGCGGTCCATGCGTTGGGGAGAACCGGGGAGACGCGCCTGCAGAGCGCACCGAGAAATTCTACCAATCCGCACCGAGCCGCCGCCTGGATCATCCTGGCACTGCAGAGATGGATCGGTGCCCATGCAGTCGAGGCGTCCAGCCTGGCCACGTCCTCCTTGTCGATGGGGGGACAAAACAAGGGCAGAGCAAGAATGTCGCTTAAAGGAACGGTGCCGACGAGGTGGACGGCCGCCACTAGCGCGTCGTCGATGGCCAATGCGTCTGCGACGGTCAGTTTGTCTTGTTGGTTTATGTTGATGGGAAAGAGACCCAGACGGTTTAGAGCGCGCGGCGCTCTCGACACACCGAGCGACCACGCGACGACATTGTCACAGGAGCCTGGCGAGCGAGACGACGCCAGCAGGGCGTACGCGGCGATGACGCCAAGACGACGCCGGTCGGCCGGCACCAGCGCGCGCCACAAGACGCAGACGTGAGCCGCAACGGGGTGCCAGGATGGGTGCAGATGGTGAAGGATCGCACTCCACAACTCGGTGGGCAATGCTGCGATGCCATCGCGCGCCATGCAACAGTTGTCAGGGTCGATGCGCGCGCTGTGATGATCGAAAAGAAAAGCACAACTCGAAAAAAAAGAGGCGGCACAAAAAGCCAAAGCGATACGCAACCAATGAGCGGTGGCGGGCTTCAGAGCGCGCACTCGCCCAAGTGGCGGGGCATCCGCCCACATGTCACTAGAGAGCGAGGCCGTCCCTTGCAGGCCTGTGGTGTGCTCATGCTGATCTTTTCGTCTACGCCTTTTTTTTCTTTTCCCATGCAACCACTGGCAGCAACGTACGGTCGCAAAAGAGGGCGAACCTTTAGCCTCCTTGTGCTGCGAAAAAAACCAAATTTAAAAGAGCATAGGACACGACCCAGACGAGAGGGAAAAAGGTTGCAAAACAGGGGCACTACACAACAGGTTGCACATCGGGCGCGACCAGGGCCCGCCCTTCGACAGGGGAACAACTGGCGGCGATCCACTCGATGGTATCATTATAGCGGGCGTGGACAAGGTCACAGACAGAAAGGCTCCGACAGTGTCGGCTGGATGTTGTGCGCTGGACGATTTTGGACTGGCCTTGTCTGGCTACCGCGGTGCACAACTCTGGAAACCACGGGCATTCGTTGGCGCGCGCCCATTTAAGGATGTCGAGATGCGCCCCTTTGGCGGCTTGGCAGCAGGTGAGCACGTCCCAGGGACACCCCTGTGCGCGCGCCCACACGAGCACGTCGAGATGGCCTTTACCGGCGGCCTCGGCGCATGTCGTCTCGTCCCACGGACAGCCGTTGGCGCGAAGCCATTGGAGCACGGCGAGGTGGCCTCCTTTAGCGGCCTTGGCACATGCGTGCCGGTCCCACTCGCACCCGTTTGCGCAGAGCCATTCGAGTACATGAAGGTGGCCTCTTCTCGCAGCCTTGGAACAAGTCTTGGGGTCTCGCACGCATCCATTGTCGTAGAGCCATTCAAGCACCTGAATGTGGCCCCCTCTGGCGGCACCCTGGCACATGTTCCAGCACGTTGGATATGGCTTGGAATCGTTTATCCAAAGCCACTGGAGCACGTCTAGATGCCCACCCTTGCCGGCAGCCACAGAAATATCCTGGTCCCACTGGCATCCATTGGCGCGCGCCCACTCGATGACATCGAGGTGACCTCGCCTGGCGGCCTTGACGCAAGTGCGCGAGTCCCACGGGCATCCGTTGGCGCGAAGCCACTGGAGCACGGCGAGGTGGCCTCCCTTGGCGGCATAGGCACATGTACGCTCGTCCCACGGACACCCGTTGGCCCGAGCCCACATGAGCATGTCGAGTCGCCCACCTTCGGCTGCGTTGGCGGACGTCCTCCAGTCCCAGTGGCAGCCCTCGGATCTGGCCCATTCGAGTTGGGCGAGTCGACCCTCGGCAGCAAGAGCGGCGGTGTAAAATCTACCGCAGCGAATCCGGTGGAGTCGCGTAGTATGTCCCTTGTGCTTGCGGATGGCCACATGACGCCACCGAGCAGAGACGCGCGACACAACGAGCCGGTCGATCGGGTCGAGTTTCGAAAAGATGGCGGCCAGCATTTCGTTGGGTAGGGCATCGTCCATCGTATAGGACGTCGATGCTACGGATCGAACCGCCAAAAACGAGTCTGCTGCCATTATCGTCGCTGTCACAAGGTTGCCTGTGTGTCGTGGATAGGACGTCGAACGGTAGCCCTCTTTCGTCGCCAATTGAGTCAAAATAACAAAATCGTGCCGTTGGTTGTCGGTCATAAAAAAGGCACGCGACGATTGGCCCCATAAATGCGCCATCCTCCTGTTTTCCTTTTCACTCTTTTTTTTTGGTGAGTGCGACCGCCGAGATCATGTTGGCGGCAACTCGCGGTTTGCAACGCCGAATGGCGCGCCCCTTTTGGCCAGCAGCAAGTCGGCCATCGCCAGCGCTCGCGGACCGGTTAGCCGTCGACGAATCCGCACCACGCTCTCCGATCGCAAATCATATAAATCAAATAATACCTCTAAAATCCCGGATTTTGGTCGTCGGCTAACCGACCCGTAAGCGCTGGCTGCGACCGCGTAGACGCGATCTCACCGTGCGTGACATCTTCTTTTTCGATGATTCTCACGTATAGGGAACTAACAAGTCGGCGCTTGCCGCGAGACTGCGCCAATAGGTTCCGTTTGCTTTGGCGCCGGCTGCCGCGCGCGTAGACGAACAAGAGAAAAACAAAAGCCGACGCACGTAGGGACATCCGTATCGAGACACGGTTTGCGCAAAGGGCATGGCGGCCGGGCTCTTATAATGGGCACTGGCCGGTCGGCACGGCTGCGGCTAAAGGTCGGCCCCAAGCCGACGACAAGGAAAAGCACGAAAACAAAGAACGCATATACGGGCATTGGGTACCTTTTATTTGCACGCTCTGTTCTTTTTTTGTTGGCGCATTGTGGCCGCCGTCAGTCGGTCGGCTCGACGATGTCGGCTGGCCGGTTAGCCGGCTTTAGGGGCAGCCGCCGCCCATGGCCGGTTTTTGTTTGTGCCCTTGGTGCTCAGAGCGCGCTGCCGTACATCTTCTTTTTTTTTCGTTGCCCCAACCGCCCGACAGGCCGGCCCAATGCCTTTTTTTTGTGTGCGCTTTTTTTTGCTTGAACAAAAAGGCGTCGCGCGCCAACCCCATCGACAGTCTGCCTTTTCGGCACCGGCACAAATACACACGCACATTCGAAGAAAAAAAAGTCATGAGGCGATACCTGAGTGACGGCGCCGATGCAGGATGGGCTCTGGATCGACTCCCGCGCGAACTGTTGGCGTCGGTCATCGCATGGCTCGACAATCGCGACTTTGGTGCTGCGCTGGCCACGGCAAAGGCCTTTTATGGCGCGCCCTCATTGAGGGACGCGTTCGTCCGTCAATACGGCCAACTCGATCTGGTCGAGGCCGTCACCGTGTGCCCGCCCGATGCCTTGGGGCATCTCGCCCGACACAAAAGTCCGACGGCGCGCTTTACCACCGCCCACCTCACTGCGGCCGCTCGGGCCGGCAGAGTCGACAATGTGCTGTGGTTACGTGCGCATACAGGCGCCGCCCACCGACCTGTGTGTTTGGCGCCGCACCGGCCGTATGGCACGAGCCCTGTGAGATGTCTCTGTGGCCTCGTGGCGGCAGCCGCAGAAGCCGGACATGCTGGAGCCGTCTCGGCGCTTGTCGCTACCGGCTGCCGCGTTCCTACAAACGCATTTGCTTTTGCCGCGCAAAAAGGCCACGCCGACGTGCTTGCGGCCTTGCACCATGCCGCACCCTACCAAGGCGCATGTACACCAGAAGCGCTGTGGGTAGCCGTCGATGATGATCAGGTCGAGATCGTCCGTTTCTTGCTCACCCACCGCCTGCTCGACTGTCTGGATGAAATAGACAGTGCGGCCCGTTTGACTTTGGACAAACCGCGGCGCAGCCACGCCATTTTGGTCGCTTTGGCGCACGCACATATCTCGCCCGCGCTTCTTGCAAAGCAAATCCACTCTATACGAGCAAACACCCCAGAGCCAGAAACCGCCGCTCTATTGGACGCCATCGTCGACATCGAATGTTCTCCCGCCCTGGACGGCGATCGGCGTATGGCCATAGTCAGGGCGATGCTCCCTGTCGCCTCGGACCGCGACGTACCCGTTCTGTTTGCCGATCGCGACGATCGGCAGGCGCACGCAGACGGCGATAGTTGGCCGAGAGACTTGGACGGGTCGATTTCGCTGCCCACATGGGCGCGACTCTTGCTCGCCGACCATGCGCCCGTTGCCGTTGCCGAGGTGTGCTCTCGCTACCTGGGCCAGGGCTCGCGCAGCGCATTGGCGGCCCATATCGTCGGCGCGGTGGACCGGGACGCGGGTCGTCGGAACGCGGCAGTACCTCAACAGGAACGATGGTTGGCGCTGACCTCGGTGTTGCTCACCAATGGCGACCTCGACGCGATCGACATCATCACAGGCGCCGACACCGACATTCTATGGTCCGTCGCCGCCGAGGCTGTGCGCAAAAATCGTCTTGACGTGCTCGAACGGCTCGATTTGCGTCGTCCGGCGCCTGCGCCCTGGTGGCTTGGTCCTGCCGACGATGCCGCTGGAGAAGGACACCTCGACATTCTTGTGTACATTCACGAGCGCGGTCTGTTTGGATTTACGACGGCGGCCATGGACGATGCCGCCGCATCGGGCCATCTCGACGTCGTCAAGTGGCTCCACGCGAATCGCACGGAGGGATGCACGACGGAGGCCATGGACAGCGCCGCATTAGGAGGGCATTTTGATGTTGTTGTCTACCTGCACGAGAATCGCACCGAGGGCTGCACGACATGGGCCATGGATAGTGTCGCCCACCACCCCGACGGACGGATCTTGCGCTTCCTCCACGAGAATCGCACAGAAGGCTGTACTAGGAGAGCGATGAACACGGCGGCCGCACATGGCAACATTGACAATGTGCGGTTCCTCCACGAGAATCGCACCGAAGGGTGCACGACCCATGCGATGGACATGGCGGCGGCCAGGCACCTCGACATGGTTCGGTGGCTTTACGACAATCGCACCGAGGGATGTTCGATCCGGGCACTCTACACCGCGATCCGCCGGCGCCATACCGACACTATTCTCTACTTGCTCGACACGACAGATCACGATTGCGACGGCACGCACCTGGCCAGAGCGGCCTGTCTTGAACCGCCCACTATTTTTCAGCGCCTGTGCCTGCGGCCTCTCCCGTCGGGTCCATCGACCGCCACGCTCCGCGACGCCCTATCGAGTGCCATCCGCATGAACAGCGCCAAGGCCGTCAAGCGTCTGGCCAGACGCTACCCTGACCATCCCTCTATTTTCGGATTTGGTGCGCTCCGTGACGCCGTAGCCGAGCGTCGGTCGCACATGGTAGAGTGCCTGGTGATGGAGATGCCGTCGGTCTGCGATCCCCGCATCCTGCGTGGCGCCGGCGGCCAGTGCCGCTATGGCACGTGTCGTCAATGGTCGACCTTTTACAGGCGCCTGGCGGCTCACCTCGACGAGGCGCACGATCGCCCCTCTTGACTGTTGGCTAATGCTGGCCAACGGCCAGCATTAGCGACCACCAAGATCGCGCCGGCGGCGACTTGTGCGTCTTGCCCTATGGGCGCCCTCACGCCGACATTTGCGCGCCGCGGCCCGACTGCAGCGCGGTGGCTTTGCCCCGCAACCGCGCGTGCCGTCTCGCCCTTTCGTCGCCTGGTGCCGTGCTCGTCGGGCGCGGTAGATGCTTTTTCCTTTTTTTTCCGCCTACCGACGGACATCGAGTCTTGTTTTAATTTTGCTGAGATTGATTTTCCTTTTGGTGCTGGCGTGCCGTTCTTTTTTCCTTTTCGTCTGTCTTTTGCTGTGTGCCGCCGGCTTTTCGGTGGCGAGCGCTCGCAGACGCACGGGCCTCTCCAGCGCATCCTGGCGCCAGATTGGCTGTCCTTCATAGACTTTTTTTATTACCATATCGCCCGATTCCATCCCCGTCCGTAATTTTTTCCAAAAGAGGAAATCTATGCATGATTGGCTGAAAGGCAAGCCACAAAATGTCGACACACGCCAGAGCAACACAAGAAAGGGCGCAAGCGCCAGCCTCTTGGTTTCATTTGATCCGCGCTCAGCACCCCCGGACTCTTGCGCACTATTCCCAGAGGACCTTTTTCGACTTTTGAACAACCGGTTCTCGGCGACATGACCAACATGAGCGATCTTCCCGACGAACTTTTGGCGCGTGTCTTTTGGTGGCTGCCGTGCGGCGCGACCAACGCGCTTTCGGGTGTCGACCGTCGATGGCGCTCTGTTTGTCGGGACGCCGTCGCCGTGGGTCGCCCCAGGTGCACGTCGGCTTTCTCAGACCAGCGCGACGAGGCGCGATCCCACCGGTCGTCGCCGATGACATCGGGCGACACCTCTTGGACCTATTACGCACACGCCCCGACGTGCGCCTCGGCCGCCTATAGTACGTGGCACGCTGCCGCCGCCGGAGACGTCAACGCGCTCGTCGGTCTCGTTGATGCCGGATTCGCCTGGCACCCTCGGTGCTGTGCCGTCGCCGCCTCTTATGGACACGCACATGTGATAGACTATGCCGCGCGCACGTCGAGAGACCTGCAGCCGTGGATCACGCTGCGCCAAGCGCTGGACCGCGGCCACTCTGCCGTCGCCGATCGCCTCTTGGACGCCGGGTGTCGCTACGACGAGGTCACGTGTTTTGAGGCGGCACGCGATGGCCAGTTGGCAGCGCTCGCCTACTTGCACGCCCGCGGCGTCCCGTGGGACTGGCGCACCATCGAGCAGGCGGCCAAGCACGGCCACTTTGACGTCGTCAAGTATGCTCACGAGAATGGCTGCGCGTGGAGCGCCGGAGCGTGCGCCAAGGCCGCCGCCCGAGGTCATCTCGACATTGTCGTCTATGCGCATGAAAACCGCTGTCCGTGGAATGACCGTCTGTGCATCGACGCCGCGCGCAACGGTCACCTCGCCGTCCTGGTTTACGCGCTCGACGCCGGCTGTCCGTACAACTCATGGGCCTTTGCGGCGGCGGCTGGCGGCGGCCATGTGCATGTGCTCGAGTATCTGCACCGCACCGGACGCGGCGGCCATCGGGACGCATGCGCCGCTGCTGCCAACAACGGCCACCTTGATGCCCTCGTCTATGCGTTTGAACACGGGTGTCCCATCGACCAGCATGCGGTGTGGGGAGCCTGTCTCGGAGGCCATCTCGACTGTCTCGTCTACGTGCACCAGCGAGGCGCCCCTCTCCACAACGATGATTGCAGAACGGCGGCGTGGAAAGGCCACATTGATTGCCTGACCTACCTGCACGCCCACGGCGTGTGCAGTGGCGATTGCCTCGGTCGCCTCTGCTGGCACCAGGTGCGCATCGCCGCCCGCCCCTGGCACCGCCATCTTTTGATGTCGTCCTTTTTTTTCGTCAATTTCTTTTTACTATGGCGCCTTTCTTGCACCTGCTGACGATTCTTTTTTCTTTTCTTTCTGTCGGTTTTCCTTTCGGTGCGCATTCTAGTTGGCGCGTCTAGGCCGTCATGCGGTCATCCGACGAGCGTCGGCTTTGTCCGGCGCCCTGTCGCATTCCTTGCCGGGAACCGTGTGGCGCTTTGTATTTTGTATGATGGGTCTCTTGGGCCTCTCTTTGACCTATGCATGGTTCCTTTCGCCCTAGGTTTTGCTTTTGTGTGGCGCTCTCTTTTTTTTTCCTTGGATCTTTTCTCTTTGGGCGCGGGCGGGGACGCCGACGCCATCCTCTCTCCCTCACCACGTCCATATCGGACGACTTTTTTTAGGCGCGCCTCTCTTTTCATGCGTGAAAAAGAAAGAGCACGGCAAATTGACACGGCGTCGCCAATCTCACTGCCAGCCACGACATTCCACCTCAAAAAAAAGAACACCGGGTCCAAGGGACGTCGCAACTATTGGTCTTTTTTTAGTTGCCCCCCCCCCCCGCCCCACATTGTCGCTTTGGGGCCTTGTCGGTGGCGCTATCCTCTTCTTCACCTTCCTTGTTTGGTTTTTGGAGCGGGCGTGCCGGGAGATTACAACCGGAACTAAAGAGTGCTTAATGGAAAAAAGAAAAAAACAACAGAGAGAGAGACAGAGAGCGAGAGCGAGAAATAGCACAACCGTGCCTTACGGGCGACACAAACAGCCGGCGAGGTGGCAGAGGTATCCCGAATCGCAAGCGTACCACGCCGACGGAAAGGGCGTGCCGACCTCTACGGGTACCGCGGCTGCGGCGCGAGCGACACACGCGGGCACGACGGGCGGCACAGGTTCGCCCAGCGACAGATTTCCCAGGCGCCCGTTGATGACCAAAAGGTGCACTGCGATGACGGGTTCTTGTACGGGGACGGAGGCGGCCAATGCTGCAGCCCACCACGGGACGTCGCGGGGATACAGGATCGACAGGGTCGACGCACTGACCAGGCGCAGCGACGCCCAGGCGCCCGATGGCAACTGATCTGCCATCCACACGCGGACCTGATGGAGCGGGTGATAGAATTCGGCGGCGGCGCGCCCCGCCAAGAGTTTGACGGTGACGACGTGGAGCAGAGGCACAAGAACACGACACGATTGCACCGTGCCACTGGGCGGCAGCAGTTTACCACCCGTAAAAGCGCTCGTCCAATCTCGGACGATCCCGAGCGCAGGCACGCTCGACGTGATATCCACCTGTGCCGAAAGGAGCAGACGTACGATGGTCTTGCGAGGCACATTCTGGATTATGCGATCTGCTGCCGACGCCATCGCAAGACCCAGAATGCGTATGAGCACCGCGGACCAGAGTGCGTCGTCGTCGCAGAGCGTCGCCATCCGTCGGCACGCCATTGCCATGCGCCCAACGGTCTTTGGTTCCGCCCAGGAAAGCACGGCCACGAGCAACTCGTCCGGCAGGCTGTCGAGTGCCATTTGTCGGTACTTTCTGTTTGCGCCGCGCGCTGTGTGCGTCACGCAATGACGATCGCTCTGGCAAGGCCTACAACTTTTTCTTTTTTTTGCAAGAGAAAAGAAAAAAAAGGAGGGGTCGCGCCGGCGAATCACGACACGAGGCAAAAAGAGCCGACCCAGCGCACGGCGCCGTCGGGCAACTTTTTTTTTTCGCGCGGCCCTCATTTCGCCCAGAGCGCCTGCCGTCATACAAAAAAAAAGAATCCCAATCGGTGCTGGCGCAGAAAAGGCTGTGCAGGTTTGATTGGCTCTCTTTTTTTTTCCTCCTACTTTTTTGCTTGTTGTAGCCTTGTTGGCGCTGCCTCGCTCGATCACCACCGCCGACGACCCGATCGAAAAGATGTCGGCGTGCCTTTTTTTCTGTGTCCATTTTGCGCCTGTCGCATTCCAACCCCTTTTTGCTGCGGCCATGCAAACATGGTTTCTCTTTTCTTGTTTGGGGGGAAACATGAAAAAAAAAAGAAAATAATTCGCCAAGGAAAAAAAGAGTCGGCGTCTTTTTGGGCCGGCGGGATCGCGACGCCGTCACAGAAACGGGGCCAAAGGAGCCCTGGCCCGATCGTCCACCCTGCAATAGCGCGGGCTTTCGCGAACAAGGTCGGGCAGCGAGGTGGCCCGTGCCGAGGCGCGATCGCGCGCGAGCGGCGCATAGGCCTTCGTGGCCGAGAGAGCGTCGGTGTGATTTCGGAGGGCAGCCTCGACGAGCGCCTCGCCAAAGGCGTTCACGTACTGGCGCTCACACAGCCACACGAGCGCGCCAGAGGCGCCGTAGCGTGCCGCCGCCACCAGCGCTCGACCGCATGTCCATTCGTCCGGGCGGACGTGCTCGACGACCCAGGCTAGTGAAGGAGGCCGGTTGGCCGTCGCAGACACCTCGATCCACGTGTGCAGGCCTCCGTCGGGCCGCACGGCGTCGTCGGGGATGTGGCGTCGGATGTCGCTGGACCACAGCACGTCGAGGATGTCGACGTAACCGCATTCGAGCGCGTGTGTCACGGCCCCGTCGACCCACCGATGTGGGTGGCTCACGTTCCAGGCCAGGAGGAGCGAGAGCACCTTGACGCTGCGGCTGCACACCGCGACGTCGACGAGCGCGAGGCGCAGACAACCATAGTAGTTGGTCCCTTTATAGAAGAAGCGCTCGCACTGAATGACGGTCGTCGGGAGCGGGTCGCTCGCGCAATGACAGTGCCTATGGCAAGGCAACGGCCAGAGTCCGACGATGCGCAGTACGACTGCACATCCCAAGGCGTCGCGCTTGACGATGTAATGCCACAGGCCATAGAGCGAGTCGTGATCCAACGGCAAATCGATCGCATCGACGACCGCCCACTCGAATAAGCGCCGGTCGTCGCGGTCGATGGCGTCCTTGGCCAACCGTAGGCGGCAGACCGACGCGCCGAGATGCTGCCTCTGTCCTTCGGATGATCGCACGTCCTCTATGACGGTACAGCGCCAATGGCGACATACGCGCGCGTAAAGAAACTTTTGGTGAGGTGCGCGCCCAGCCAGCCCGAGAATGGCAGTCAACAGTTCGGGCGGGAGAAGCGAGACGGGCGGCGGGCGCGTCGTGTCGACCGCGTCGGGTGTCGCTGCACGTGCGTTGGTATTCCTCTTGGGGCGCGCAGTGGATACGGTCCCCGCGCAGACTTTGCGCCCCGGCAAATTCCACATCCACGCTAAAAGCCGCGACATGGCTACTCGTCCTTTTCGGTTGTGCGTCGCGCCGGAACCGGACGGCGCGGCCGCATGGACGCCAAATGTTTTTTCTTGATTTTTTCTTTGCCCTCTTTTTCCACTCTACCGCCGACCCCTTGTTTGGGGATTTTTGTGTCTTTCTAGTGTCGTCGGCGTTGTTGGACGCCAAAAACGACTCCCGAGGTCGGCGTTGGGACCGATGGCAAAATATTTTATTGTTGGGCGCCCAACAGGCACTTGTCACACCGACACTCCAACTTGAACACACAGGAACACCCCACAATGTTTGCGATGCACAGGCCGGGCACATTGTCGACGAGCCACTCTAGAGAATGCCTCCGAGGGTTGACCCACCCCGACGCGGGCAGACCAGCGACCGTGTCCACCGCGGTCTGTATGTCCGTCGCCTCATAGTGTTTGCACAAAACCGCCAGGATGTGGCGGCCGCCCTCGTGTATGGCCTTTGCGAGGGCGCCAATGTCGCGGACGGCGCCGCAACCTAGGGCGGCTTCGACAGCCTTTGGTTTGCCACTAGCGACGGCGGTGATCAGGGCATTCCATTGGTCGAAAGGCGCGACCCCTGCCTCGTGGAGACAGAGCGCGATGCCGACGTGGCCCTTGGCCAATGCAGCCCGTGCGGCGCCGACGCCGAGGAACCGTCGAGCGTCGGGTCTTTGGAGCAGCCACCGAACAATGTGTTGGTTGTCGCTCACGGCCGCTGCCCATCCGATCGAAAGCGGCGGGCACACAGACACCGCGCGCGTGTCGGGCGAATCCGGCAACGGCAGCGTGTTGGCCAGGGCCCATTCGAGTATGTCAAGGTGACCGTGCATCGCCCCCGCGACGATGGCTCCCGGCAGACACACTTGTGCGCCGAGACCGTGGAATACCTCCAAGATCTTGACGTGCCCTCTGGCGGCAGCCGTCTCCATAGGGTTGGCAAGGTGCTTGTCGCGCTCAGGCCACGAAGCAACCTTCATGACACCGGCAAGCCACCGGGCCGTGATGGCGCGACCCTTGCACATGGCCTTGTACAGCGGGGTCTTGCTGTGGTCTATCAACTCGTGCCATCTCGTGTCAAGGCGCGCATCGCAACCGACATTGTGCATCCACGCCAGGACGTCGATGCGCTCTGCAGAGGCGGCCGCATAGCCGGCGTCCTTCCAGCACCCACACGATCCGTCTTTGCTAAAGCGGGTCTTGTGACGATGAAGCAACTCGATGGTATCGGTGCCCGGCGTCGGGCCGGTACACGCTTCGATCATGAGCGCATAAAGCAGCCTCTGGCCGTACTTGCCCTGAAAGTCGATACGCCAGCGATCCAAGAGCGACGATAACATTGCGGCGTGCCCGCGGTAGGCCGCTTCGTAGAGGGCGACGATCGTCGGGCCCGTGTAGCGCTTGCGGATGCGATGTGCACGGTGCCGTTTTCTGTGCCGTTTCACCCGCGCGGGGTGCCAGTCGGGCCGGGGATGTAGGACAAACGGCTTATTTTCGTCGGCCGTCGTCGCCGACGAGATACCCTCGTCGCAGTCGTGCTCGCAATAGTCTTTTTCGTCCTCGCTGTCATCGTCGTCGTCCTTGCATCGCACGCGAATCTTTCCTTTGATGTGCGCGTATATCCAGTCGACCACGTCGAGGCGACCGCCGCGCACGGCCCACTTGAGCAGCATGGGGCGCACGACCGCACAGCGCCAGGTAACAATCACCACGATCACGTCGAGGGGCGCTCCCGCTGCCAACGCGGCAGGCAGAGATAGGTTGGAACAACGCGCCGCGATCCCGGCCAAGGGTTCGACGGCCAAGAGCGAGGACGCGATCGCGCATGCGGCGCGGTCCCTGAGATTGGCCCACGCAAGAATGTGCACGACGATTTCGGGCGGCATGTCTGCCAGGCCGAGACATCGGTCTGCTCCATCAAAGGCGGCCTCCTCTTGCATTTCCATGATCACAAACTGTCTGCACACCAACCAGTTGGCCTGTATCGGTTCTTGCGGTTTTGTTGGCGGCGGGGTCCCTTTGCGTCACTCACGGGGCCTTCCAATCACGACCTCGCAGCCAGAAAAAAAAAAGGCTGCAAGTGGTGCGCAAGCGCAATACTAGCGACCGACGACGGCCGCTGGGTTTGTCCGCGGCGTGGTTTGCGCCTGGCGCCCGACCAGACAGAGCGCGCGCCTCATTGGGCCAACAAACCAAAAAGGTTACGCCCACAATACACAGTGACGACCTCGAAAACAAGTGGTACGGCATGCGCAAAAATAGGCGGATTGGATATCGGGCGCCGTCGGCATTCTTTCCTTTTGTCTGCCGTTGGCGGCGCATTGCACAAGAGATTGATCCAGCCAACATAGAGACGCCAACCGGGCCGATAAAGGGCGCGGTCACTGACGACGGCCACACACACCCTAAAAAATACCCAAAATAAAAAAGCACGTGCGACTGCCGGCGCTGCCGATGGCGCGTGCGTATCGATCTAGAACCCTCTTGCGCCGAGCGGAGAAAAAAGAAAAAAACACTTGCAACGGGCGAATGGAACCGCCAGCGCGATGGCGACCCTTTTTTTTACCTTGTTCTTTTTTTATCTAGAAAACAAAAAAGAATACTGTCTGTCGATCGAGTGAGCACACGGTCGGTTTTTTAATGGGCAATATGGTGTCGGGTCACAAAAAATCTGCCAAAAGAGCCTTGCCGCGAGCGTCCAGTTTAGAATAGCATTTGCTTTCGCGGATGAGGTCGCCCAGCGTGGTCGCATGGGCTTCGGCGTAAAAGCGGGCGCCAGGTGCGTAGGTCTCCATAACGGCGATCGTGCGTACACGCCCCGCCAAGGCGGCTGCCGCCAAGGCAACGCCAAAGCCATAAAAGTGCTGGCGTTGGCACAGCCATCCGAGTGTGTTGTTGGTTCCATGTTGGGCCGACAGGATAAGCGCCCGTCCACGGGCATAGCCGTCAGACTCGATGTGATCAAAGATCCAAGCCAAGGACGCTGGCTTGTCTGATATCGCCGCGACATTGAGCCATGGGTCGTCGGAAGGAGACAGCGCGCTGCGAGGAATGTGTGGGGCGATGCCGTTGGCCCATAGCAACTCTAGGACGTCCTCGTGGCCACACCCCAAAGAGTGCCTCACCGCGTCGTCGACCCATCGATGGGGATGGCTGACGTCCCAGGCCAAAAAGAGTGAGAGCACTCTAACGCTGCGGCTGCGTACCGCCGTCATTACGAGCGCGAGGCGACCACAGTCGACTTGTGTGCATTTGTAGCCTCTGCCTGTGGCGTTGATGACGGCCGTCGTCGGCGGATCGGTCGCGCAATGGCATCCGACCACAGCGCATGGAAACGGCCAGTGTCCAACGATGCGCAGCACGGCCGCACAACCCAAGGCGTCGTGCTCGGCGATGCGACGCCACAAGGCACAGAGCACGCCATCCTCTAAATGCGAATCGGTCGCGTCGACGACCGCCCACTCGAATAGGCGCTGGTCGTCGCGGTCGATGGCGTCGCGGGCCAGCCGTAGACGGCACACTTGGGCGCCGACATACTGCGGTTGTTTTTGGCAGCGCCTGTCCGCCATGACGATACAGCGCCACTGGCGACATACGCGCGCACAAACGAATCTCGCTTGGGGTGTGCTCCCGGCCAGGCCGAGGACGACAGTCCACAATTCGGACGGAAGAAGCGAGTCGGCCGGCTGGCGCGTCGCGTCGACCGGGTCGGGCATCGTCGCGCGCGCGCCGGCTCTCCCGCCAGAGCGCGCCGTAGACGCAGCCTCTGCGCAAAGGCTGCGCCTGAGCGAATCCCAAACCGCCGTCAAAGTCTGCGACATTGTTTCTCTTGCTTTTTGCGCCACTCCTTTCCGGTTGTGCTTGGTGTCGGTGCGATCCTACAACCGCCACTATTTTCTTCCTTTGCCTTTTCATGCTTTCTGTTTCTGGCCAATGGCCCAAAGGCCGTCCGCCTCTGCTGTCTGGTGGCCCCAATGGAAAAAGGAGACTGGCAACGCAAGCACCACCAATAACAGGGCGAGATTGTTGTCTTTTTTTTCCTACTTTTCCTTTGTGTTGCCCACTCTTTTTTCTTGCGGGTTCGGGCCGCAACTCTTTGCCAAACCACACAACAAAATCGAAAGAGAAAGAGGCGCAGGTTCACGAGACATGGGCGACGCAGGCGCCTCTGCCCAAACCGGCGTCCAGAGTTTGCCGTGCGAACTCGTACAGTACATCCTCGTCGAGTTTACCGACTGCGAGGCCAGGATCATGGCCTTTATGGTGTGCCGCCAATGGAGACGCCAACTCTGGGCGGGACGACGCTACCATTGGAGGCAGGCTAATCGTGCCCGCGGTCGTTGTCACGGTAAATGGGTTCGATCGATGGCGTGCACCGCGATCGTCCGTGGTCATCCGGCGGTCGGTCTCTGGCTGTTGGCCAACGTGGCACATGAGGCGCCCAAAGATCACTTTGCGAGGCGTGACCTATGCCCGTTAAAGGCGGCCGTGTACGCGGGCGATGCCGCTACACGACACACACTGAGGCAATCGGGCTGGCGCTGGACGACCGCCACGGCCTATACGGCTGCCACGACGGGCGATGCCGACGTTATCGACGAGGTTGTCGCCGATTGCGGCCTCGACGAGCGCGAATTTCGGCTCGCACTGGCATGGAACGGCGACGTCGACCGTATGCGTTGCCTGGTCGATCATGACATCGACGTCATCGGTGACGGCGAGATTGTAGACCTGGCCCTGTACAGAGGTCACACCGATCTTGTTGATTGGCTCTTGGCGCGTGGCGCCGATCCAAACCGGGTCAGTGAGTGCACCGCGAGCGGGCGGTGGTTTGGCATGACGCCCTTGACCGGGGTCGAGTGGGCAGTCACACGCAAATTCATCGACCTGAACGGCAAGACCGTCGGCAAATTTGCCAGCCGAGGCCGACTAGATGTCGTTCAATGGGCACATGCCCAAAACGGTGTGGTTATCGATCCCGTGATCTTGCGCAAAGCCGTGCGTGGCGGGCAGGCTGCCGTCGCCACGTGGCTACTCGATCAAGGCGTCGGCGCCGATCCCCAGGCGGGCCGCCAATGCTGTCAATGGCTGATTCGCGGCGGTTGCCTAGACGACGCTACTCTCAAGATCCTCCTTGAACGTCTGCTCGACGCCGACGTCGGCGGTCTCTGCGACCGTGATTTCGAGAGTGCCGCCTGCTGCGATCGTCTCGTCATGCTACAGTGGATGCTGAAGCGCGTATGGGGTTCTGCAGGCGCGACGTCTCCCGCGTGTCGATCGACGCTATGGCTCAAGTGCCTGGCCGGCGCGAGCCATCGCGTCGGCGAATGGATGCTCTCGGTCGGGTGGGTGCCGCCGACCGATGCCATCAGCAAAATCACGCGACGCCCAATGATCGACCTCGACCACGTCCAGTGGATTGCACAACTGGCCGATCGCGGCTGCGCGTGGACGGCCAACGACTGTATGGCGCTGGCACGGTGCGGCCATGGAGTTATGTTGCGACGTGCCGTCGTCGATTACAAGGCACCGTGGAATCCATTTGATTGCCTCGCGCAGGCCCTCGCTGCCGATTCACCCCAACATCGCGCTACAGTCGCATGGATCGCAAAGCATGCGCGAATCAACGCAGCCGCATTCGAGCGCGACCTGGTGGACGGCAACGCGCAGGCCCAAACCCATACCTGATCTTTTTTTCGTATGGAGGCGGCGGCGGTGGATTGACCTGCTCAGACGCATCTTTTTGCACGACCGGTGGTTTTTCTGGTGGGTCTCTTGCGTGCACATTTAGGACGCTAGCGACCTTGTAAAAAAAGTAAATACTGTATTGGTTTCTATTTGAAAAGGAAAGAGTCACACGATGCCAGCGGCGGCTGCGTCCATGACGGCGCGGCGTATGCGAGGGTCCCATCCGATGAGACCGTCGGCCACGTAGCGCCAAAAGAGGCGCGCAGCGTCCGAATCGTCGACCGGGACAGTCACAATATACGATCTGTTGTCGCTGGCGACGATCTTGTTCACGCGGCGCCATGTGCATCCAGCGATCTTGGCATTGGCATACTCGGGCCGAGGGCATGCGGGCGAGCACACAAACTCGACCGCGTCAACAAACTCGCCGTCTTTGTAGACCGTGCTCATCGTGTCGCCGTTGTGCCAAAACGAATGCTTGACACCGTGGGTCTTTCCGTCACGGATCTGGGCTACCGTACAGCCGTCGACGCCGTAGACCGTCAGCGATGTAATGTTGCCCGCTCCGTCGTACTCGCCATCGTTGCGTGCGCTCGTCGGAGGGAGGCCGACAAAGACGCCATGGCCCGATGCGGAGCAAGACGCCCATCGGCGATCGCCGTCGCGATCAAAAGAAAACAGCCACTGGTCTTGTCCAGACCGGTCACTCCATGCCTGATTAATGATCGCATCAGAGTCGGACTGGATACCCCACGATGGACTTGCGTCGACGAGGTCAAACATCCACTCGGACCATCCGACGACCTGATTGCCGTCGGCACTTGTGATCACTATGGATCGATAACCGTACGGTTGTCCCTCCTTCCAGTCGCATCTCACGATCGTCGCAAGGTCCGTGCGGTAGGCGACCGGTCCCGAAAACGACTCGTCTGGTTTGGTCGGCAATGTCGACGTGTGCACTCGGTAGAGCCAGCGCCAGTCCTTGCCGGCGGCAAAGGCGCGGGCAAAGGGCGCCGGGAGATGGGGCAGAGGCGGGCAGCGCGGCGGCATCCGCGCAATCGCGTCGGTTCCCTTCCAAAAGTCGACGGCGATCTCGTGCCACGGGTCGTCGGGGTGGTCCTTGTGAGGCCACGGCTGGGCGGGAAGGCCCTTTTCATAAAGGTGGGCATAGTCGCGCACGAAAAGCCGGCGCCAGAGGCTCGCAGACATTGCCAATCGATACAGCGCCGTGCAGGCCATGGACGAGGCCGCAATGTCCGCCACGGGCATACATGCCAGTATGTCGAGAAGAGTGTCGCACGGCAGGGCGGTCAAGGTCATCGGTCCATCTGCGACGTCCATCGCGTCCATGAGTAGCAACAGGCGATTATTGTGACCGAGGGCGCTAGTAAAAGAAGGAGACAATGCGCACACTGCAGGGCATCTGTTGTCACGAAGGGAATGTTGTGCCTATTGCCATTGGCCCGGCGACAACCTATCAACTTGGCCAACCAATGGAATAAAAATACCCAATATTATTTCTCTGATAAATGAAACGGCACCGTCCACATTCTTTATTTTATGCTCACAAGATACGGCTGTCTCACCCGTCCTTTCATCAAGCAAGCGACACCACGATGCAAAGCGCCTACGACAAGAGGAGAGAAAAGATGTTTACCAAGGAAGAACAAAAACTGCGCGAGGCCGGCATCGAGTACGAACGCCAGCCGGGCGCGCAGAGTTGCATCGTGCACTTTGACGGACCCAAAGACACGCCCTATGCCGACACGCGCTACACGCTCGATATTGTCCCGCCGCCCGAGTGGCCGTTCAAGGCGCCCGAGGCCTTTTTCATCGGCAAGGCCCCGCAGCATCGCTTCTATGCCTTTGACGACGCCGACGACGGCCAGCGACAGAGGACGCGCACGACCAACCTCGCCAACACCAACTATGGACTCTACTATGAATGTTGGTCGGCCCAACTCTCTTTTGTCGATTACATCGAGCGCCTCAAGTATTCGATGACGCCGCCGGGCGAGGCAGAGATGAAGGGTTTCATGTGCGCCCTGAATAAATAAATAAAAAAGAGTGCCGTGCTTTGCGCGCTGCCGCCACATTACGGTCGTCTCTGCCGGCCGTTGTTTTTTTCTCGCGTCGCCAACAAAATGCGCTGTGTCTTTTTTCAACCAATAAGAAAATCGTCTTGTTGGTGTGTCTTTTTTTTTCGATGGCCGGAATTGCCCCTTTTCGCTCTCCAAACAAGATCAGCACGACCAGTGCTTGCGGGTTTCAACCGGTCAGGTTTGGCCAGGCGGATAACTTTTATTTGGCCAATGGCCGGCCAACTACGACTTGGCCGACACAGACGGGAATCGAACCCGCACATACTCTGCGTTGAGGACATAGCACGGAATCTGCACGTTACCAATACAGGGTCCACGATTGTCGGATAAAACCCGCCATCCAAACTTGCAGATAAACTGGCGCAAGCGAACTGGGTTTGGCTTGTACGCGTCTCTCACGCGTCGCCCAATTTTTTCCTACCTTTTATTGTGGTTCGGTTGCCGGGCGAGAATTCTATTCATGCGGCTTAACCGCGCTAAGCCGACTGACCAAAGCCCTTGGCCGACCATCAGCCAACCGACCATAAGCAAACATTGCCCAAAAGTGTCCGCAGCCCGTTGTTTTGTCTGCTTGAAAAGTGTAGACAAATGGATACGAGACATGTCTGATGTAGGCACTTTCGCGCATGCCTAAGCAGGCAAAACAACTGGCTGCGGACGCTTTCAGGACGCTTTGTTGACTTTTTATAACCTTATTTTGCTCCACACCCCCCCCCTCCCCACTTTGACGGTTCGGGGACTGTACGTCGGCATTGCCTTTTTCGATGCCTTTTTATGTTTGTCGGTCTCTTTTCAGAAGGGCAGGGCAACACCCGCCGTCCATTCCCCGTCGGCTTTGACAAGGTAGACCTCGGCGTCGGGGTAGGCACGCCACAAATCAATGTCGTCGCAAAAGGCTGCCACTTTGGTGCGCACGTCGATGGGCCTCTGCGTGCCGCGCGTATCGGGCGTCTCGCGGTCGATCGCGGTGGCTCGGTTCATTAGAATAGCCAATTCGGTCCTCCTGTCTGCATACGGTCCAAGGGCTTTGGTGAGGGTTCTGTTGATTCTCCTCTGTGTCTGGGCGACAAAGGCCTGGTTCTGGGCGGCCGAAAGGACGCCGCCCCAGCCGATCGTGTCAGCGTCGTCCAGAACGGCAAAGAGCGCAGGCGGATCGGAGACAAAGGCGGCGTGGGGTCCCAGAGGACCGACAACCTCGATGGGCGCGTCCCCCATGAGTTGGTGGTGGTTGAAATAGAAACCGACCAAGCGGGGCTGCCTGCGTGCCCATGCCTCCATGTCTGACAAATTGCTGATGAAAGACATATGGTCGCGTCTGTGAGGTTCTGTGTCGACCTCACCGGCGTCTGGAATGCCGGCCAGACGACGCCCGGAAGGAGTCGGAATAGAGCCCATGAAATCCGCAAATGCCAGCGCGTTGTTGACGACCAACATGACCGCGTAGAGGGTGCACTTGCGGCGGAATGCATCGACGGCCGACACGTACCAGGCGACGTCCAGCGGCGAGAGGAATCGGCGTGCGCTCATCCTCGGTGGGAGGACGGCTTCGATCTCGGGCGCCTCCATGCGCCAGTCGACTACGTTGGCCCTGCAGGCAGAAAGCAGGCCCGAGTTGGCCGCGCAAAAGCGCACGAGGTCGCCAGGTTCGACGCCGCTAGCCACCAGCGCCGTCAGTTCGGGCGGCAGGTCCTGGAGACTGTGCTCGTTGTCGTTGATCGCCTGCATGGCCGGCGGCAAAGGTTTCCTTGTTGCGCTCCCCCGCCTTTTTTGTTTCGTCTGGCGTCGGGTGCGCTGTCGGGCCAGAGTCGCACGGCGGCTCTCTGTTCCTTTGCGTCGCGTTGCCCAAGAGAGGAGAGACACAAACCCACAAAAAAGACATCAATGCACTGTGCGCCCAGAGCGAAGAAAGGCTCGCTCGTCAATCCGTCGCCAGTCCCCCTTTTTATGCAATTTTGTTTGCGATTAGCGGGCTTGCAACCGACTTTTTTTGGCGACGGCACGCTTGCGCTCTGAGGCAGCGCACGCTTTGTCGCCAGCGCCTTGCCGGGAGAGGAGGACGCGCGAAAGGACGGCAGCGCTGGCAACACAGGAATTTAAAAAGGACAGCGCACGGCGCATAAACCAGCAAGATACAGAACACGGAAGTAGAAGGGTGACCAATGGTACGCCAATGGCTCGCGGCTTGGCGGCCCGGCCGCACATTTTGGGCCAGCCGGCCGGGCCGTAGCCAATTCGATTTCTTACGGGAATCGAACCCGCCGATTTTGTTTTAGGAATCCTGAATAAATTGTGCATAAAATGTGCTTAAACAGGATGTGAACGCGAGCGCGAATGCGACCCCCGATCGCACATTTTATGCACGATTCATTTACGATTCAGAAAACCACGCGGCGAGTTTGATTCCCGGCAGGGATCGAATTGGCCGCGGCCCGGCTCGCAGCCGGGCCGGCTGCGAGCCGATTGACCATTAACCAGCAACAGACACGATGCATCGTGGACACGGACAGGCGCCGACGTCATCGCCACCTTGCACGCGGCAAATGTCACAGTAGCGGTCGACCGCGCGATGCATGCCGGCTCGCACGTCTGCAGTGCATACCGTGGCAAAGTTGCACACCAGCCAAGAGATGCCGTCAGGGTGGCAGCAGAGACCGGCGAGAGCGTCGATTGCCTCTTGTACTCGGTCGGTGGTGTAGTGGGGCCGCATGATGTCGAGCGCGTCGACGAGGCCGGCGGCAATAGCGGCTTGGATCGCCCGACGAGAAAAGATGGTCGACCTTTTGGCGACCGCTGCCGCCAGACAAGGGAGGCCGCGCACACAGGCAACGACAAGTGCGTCCCACCCGTCAAAGCAGACAATGCCGCTGTCGTGCATGGCGATGGCCCGGTCGGGGTCGCGGCGGGCGAGGGCCATGCGCACGGTCCCAATGGTGAGCACACGGCCGATGCCGGGCAGCGTCAAGAGCCATTTCATCATAGGACGCGGCGCATATCGTACAGCGGCGTAACCGATATCGCGATTGATCGGATCAGAGACTGATCTGCTCGATGCGCTAGACACCATCCATTCGATGAGCGTCCTCGCGCTCCTGCCCTGTCTAAATGCCGCTGCGATGAGCGCGGGCGAAAGCGTGCCCAAACCCGATGCACACACACGGGCGACGGCGTGTGCACGGCCGATTTCTACCGCGGTCACCATATCGTCTGAGGATATGCACCCGTCCTCCGCGTCGAAATCCAGCGCGTTCAAGGCCCAGTCGAGAACGTCGAGAGAGCCCGCGCGCACAATCTTTCCGAGCACACCACGGGCGGAATCTGATGTCGACAGGCAGCGTACGCGCACGAGCCACTCGATCACGGCAATTTGAGACGCGTCGATCGCGGCGACAAGAATATCGTCGGCGCACGCGAATGGGCCGCCCTCGCAAATCGCATGGCCGTGGAGGTGGGCCAGTGCGCCCAGGCTACCATGGGTCGCCGCATGGATCAGAAGACGCTTAAAGATGGAACGGACCGCAGCGGCTCCCGGCACCACGGGGTGTTCGACCAAAAGGCAGCGCAAAAGATCGGTGCGGTCAAGTTTGATCGCAATCTCTAGGGCAGAGAGGGCCGCCCTGCCCGCGTCTTGTGCCGGCATTACGCTGTCGACAATGTAGTCGCCCCACACGACCTTGCTTCTCTTTGCGCCCTTGGCCTGTTCCCGGTCGTCGCGCTCGCAAGAGTTTGGGTGTTTTCTGTAGCCGCTGTCTCCCTTATCGCCTCCTTTGTACACCGCGCCGTCGTCATCGCTTTGGTCACCGTCTTTTGTGCACTCCGAGTCATCCCAATCCCCAGAGGCGGTGCTCGTCGGCCCATAAGGGTCGCTGCTGTTGTCGCTGTCGCTCTCGTACTTGAGGCTGTCGTCGCTTCTGTTTTCGCACTTGGTGCTGTCGTCGCTTTCGCACTCGTCTCTAGAGTCGACTCGATCGACAGCAAAGACGGCCGTACCACGGGCCTTTAGGGTGTACGACGCCCATCCGGGCAACTTTTCGGCTTTGGCCGACAGCCATCGGAGCAAATCGAGGCGGCCGCCAGAAACGGCAGCGGGCACCATATCAAAGCGGGGCATGACGCCTCGGCGCTCAAACACGTAAGCAACCACGTCTACGGGAGCGCCCGACGCAAGCAGACGCAGCACACCCAGCGCACAGAGGCGCCTGTCGACCTCGACCGCCAGCGGATCGACCAAAAAGGCCGGCGCGGCGATGGCCAAGGCGCCGACGTCGGCCAAGGCGTCTAGGCGACTGATGATGAGCGCGCGCAGTTCGGGGGGCAGGTCGACCAAATGCGGCATGGCAGTGCGACGCGCGGAAATTAGAAAAAACCCAAAAGTGACAGCGACCGCCGTGCACGCGTACGGCAACGCCCTCGGTTTTGTTTCTGGAAAAAAAACCAAAAAGGGACGCCACCATTCAGTGCACGCGCGGACAAATAAGCACGAGGCCACCGGGGCGCCATTCATTGTGCAGCCAATAGAGACGGTTCGTGGCAAAACAAAAGTACTGAGTTCCCGCCTCTTGCCGTTCTCGCTGCGGATCCGACTCGTCATCAACTTGGCGCCCGTTGCCCATTTGCGCAGACAACAACACATCTTTTGGCAGAAAGGACCATACAACAGGGATGTATCATGTGCGCGTGCGAGATGACTATTGTGCCGACGACGAGGAGGACCACGAGCGGATCGATGCCCGCATGACCTCCCGTCAGGTTTTCGCATGGATGCTCGACAGGGACATGTGCTACGTTCTCGAATGGCGGTCCATAGGACACTTTTTGCTGCGGTCCGAAGGCTGCCCTAACGACGACGACGACCTCGCCGACACGAGGGCATTTCTCATAGACGCGCGCCGCGTGCTCGGTGTCGCCGCCGACACGAACGACGAGAGCCTGTACGCGGCGTACGCGCGCGCCGGACCCGACGCCAAGATCGCGCTGATCGATGCGTATGAGAAACATCTGGACCCACAAGCCTGGATCGACGACGTCGTATCATGGTGCGCGCTCAATCCAGGAAACGAACACGATATGGTGGGCAATGGGAGCATCGTCGGCACCATCGTCGCCTGTCTGCAGTGGCCGCCACCGTCAAAAATCTGAAAAAAATCGCGTAAATGCGAGAATGTTGGCTTTTGTTCCGCCTTTTGCTACAGACGCGCGCTGCGGTGCCCGAAACATTGCCCTGGGCGGTCGTCCTCTTTGCCTTGGGCATATCCGTCTGTGTTGTGCCCCACTTTCCAGCGGCCCGCCTCGTAGGGTGTCCTGCCGAAAACTCAGTGGTGTGCTGCGGTCGCATTTGTTGGTCGCGGCCCTGCGGCCCATTGTCTTTTTATTTTGGCCCTCATACAGCACACAAGGAAAGCAGAAAGAAAAAGGGACCGCGTAGGACACTTTTGGTGTGGGTTCCATCCGAGAAGATTACGGCGAGAGAGACGGTCGGCGCCTCGTCCGTGCAGACCGGCGTCGAGGGCCAATTTTCTTTTTTCCGGTCCATTGTCGGTCTATTTCAGAGAAGCAAGGCAACCCCCACCGCCCACACCAGGTTGGTTTTGACCAGATAGATCTCGGCGTTGGGGTAGGCGCCCCATAGGTCGACGCCCTCACAAAGAACCGCCATTTTGGCGCGGATGTCGAGGGGCCCCTTGGTGCCCCGCGTCTCGGGGGTCTCGCGGTCGATTGCGGTCGGCCCCTTTGGGAGATTGATCCGTTCGATTCCATCGCCAGCCTGCGGTTTGAGAAGCCTGTCCAGTGCGTCGGTGAGAGCCTCGTTGATCTTTCTCTTGGTCCAGTCGATAAAGGCCTGATTGTGGGCAACGGCCATAATGTCACTGTGGTCGGTGTCCAGGACCGACAAAACGGCAAATGTCACGGGTGGGCGACGATTGATAGCGGCACGAGGACCCAGAGGACCGACTACCTTGCCGTACGTGTCTCCCACATATTGGCGATTCCCGTAGACGAAACCGGTCAACCGAGGCTGCTCGCGCGCCCATGCCTCCATGTCGGCCAAACTGGGGAATAACGGGTCGCGTCGGCGAGATTCCGCACTGGCTGCGTAGGTGTCGGCGCCGGGCATGACGAGACGCACGGAAGGGGGCACAGACAACAAAGTTCCAAATCCCGACGTGCTGCCGGCAGTCGATAGGATTGCAGAGAGGACGCACTTGCGGCGCAGCACGTTGGCGGCCGACCTATACCAGGCGACGTCCAGAGGCGAAAGGAACCGGCGCATGCTCATCCTCGGCGGGAGGACGATATCGATCTCGGGTGCCTCTGTGCGCCAGTCGACCGTCTCGGTCGCGCATGCCGAGAGCAGGTTCGAGTTGGCCACGCAAAAGTGCACGAGGTCGGCAGGCGCGACGGTGCTCGCCACCAGCACCAGCAGTTCAGGCGGCAGGTTCAAGAGGCCACAAGTGTTGTTGCCGTCGGGAGTTTGCATGATCAACGGCAGCGGTTCCCGCGTCGTCACTATCTCTTTTTTTTTACTCTGGCGCTGGTCTCGTGCTAATGGGGGGCGCCTTTGGCCTTTTTGTTTCTTGTGGTGCGCGAGGAAAAGAAAAGGAGAACAAGTTCAAAAGAAAAGGGAGCCAAGACGAAAAAAGGTGCCCATTGGCGGTCACCCGTCCCGCCTTTCTTGTCTGCCGAGTGCAATGTGCCACTTTTTTTTATTGCAGTACGAGCGTAAACTGCTGGCGCTCCTTTTGGCGCCGACCTTGAACCCACCGCCGTGGCCCGGCAAAGTTATGGTGGTAATCATCTTTGTCCGCGTCGAGCATGCGCTTCCAATCGGCGAGGCAGAGGTCGCGGCCAGCCCGCTGGAGCCTGGAAACGATAAGCGCGTCGCCATAGATGATGGCGTCGTCGTCGAAATGGTTGAGCGGGTGGGCGACGTTGGTCGCCGGAATGTTGGCCACGGGCACATCGCGGCAGAACCGACGCGGTACATGCCAAATGTCGAAACTGTAGTCGCGCCCCCGTGCACGAAAAACGTCGAGCAGGCGGTCCTCTGGCCAACGCATACATGCCTCCATGCCTGTGACGCGCACGACCTCCTCCCGATCGTCACGCCCTACTCTCACCACGACGGCGGAATTGTCGGGTCTGACCAGCAGCGCGTCCACATAGATCCTCGTGTTGCTGCTCAATCCTCTGGTGCCGCACGCAGTCTTTTTTTTGTGGTTAACAGACTTGGCTTGTGACGCAGCAAGCGAAAAAGTGGAAAGTTTCGGCTTACCTTGGCACCATTGCCGCGTGGCTGTCGAGGGCAACAGGAGCGCATGGCCGACGTTGCGGCTAAAGAGCGCGCGGCGCACCTCATGCTGATCGAGGCGCAACAAATCGGATTGTTTGATGTGTCTCGCCGTGTGCGTGCGAAAAGCAAAATCACTCTATCGCGCGACCAAAGAAATAAAGGCGTGTGATCTATGTCGTCTCGATGCCTGGTCTCTCGGATAGTGTTTGTTATTGGCTTGGCGGGTGGCGATTGGTGTCGTGCTTGGTCGGATCGATCGAGGAGGCAAACAAAACAAGAATATATTTTTTGTGTCTATTTATTTTCGATCCGTATTTGGGCTCTAGCGCGATGTCTGTTGTATATTGGCCGTTTTCGATTCCCATCCAGTCTCTGATTGCTTGCGGTTTGCTGTCGGGTGGCGGCCAGGAGCCTTTGTCGGTCTGGCGCGGTCGAGGTCCATGAATAGAATTCCTATCGGGCAAACAAATGGCAATAAAAGATGGAAACAGCCGCGGTTTGGTGTCGATTCGGTAGCCCACCAAAAAAAGGTACGCGTGGCCCCAACATCGGACATGAGGGCGCGACGGCATTTGCAATCGAAAAAAAAAGCATTGTTGTCGTGGATGTTGTCTCGGTTTGGGACTCGCGGTTTGTGCGCAGATTTTCGTTTTTTATTTTTATTTATTTGATCAAAAAAAGGGGCGATCTAGGCGCAATGGATGTTTTCTTTGCAGGCGGGGCAAGTACAGGGGCTTACGAGGCGCCCATAAAGAGGCGATGGGTCACGTGGGCCAAAGCAGCCGACCAGAAACTCTTGGAAAGCGGCAAAGCACACGCCGGGCACGTTGTTGCGCACCCACACCAGCGTTTCCCATTTAAACGATGCGGCGACGGCGTCGTCGAGCGCGGCCTGCATGCCGGCGGTGCCATAGGTTTCGCACAGGGAGGCAACGATGTCAGAGTCCAGCGTGAGCGCTTTCGAGAGCGCCCGTTGGTCGTAGAGGGCTCCGCCGCGCACAACCATGTCGACCATGGCAAAGTTGCCGCGTTCGACGGCCGTCACGAGAGCGTTCCACCGGTCAAAGGTAACGGCGCCAGATTCGTGAATGGCCAAGGCGCAGCGCCGGGCACCCTCTGCGACCGCCCTACGCGCGACGTTGATGGTGATCGCCTTGCGTGCCTCGGGCATGTCAAGCATCCAGGTGATGACGTCCACGCGATCGCGGTCGATCGCGGCGTATGCGATACGCTCGCGGCGCCATATGTCGACCGGCGGGGCTGTTGTGCTCGACGCCTGCCATTGTGCAACATCTCTGAGGAACGAGACGCGACCCGCAAGCGCCGCCGCGACAAGCATGTCGGCCGAGCACGTACACAATCCAGCGTCGTGAACAAACTTTACCGTGGACAAATGCCCTTGCGACGCCGCTTCAAAGACGTGATGCCTAATGGCAGATCGCGTGTAGGCTGTCGGTGGTTTGCCGTCGGTGTCGATCATCCAACGCGCCACCGACATGCTCCCGTGCGCGAGGGCGTGGCCCAAGAGATAGCCGTCGAGGTCGGGCCCCGAGTTGCACCGTGCGGCACGCATCCAGGCAACTACGTCGAGTCGATCGTGGGCGATGGCAACTGAGAGAGCGCTTCGAGGACACAGACAATGCGACGTGCACGAAATGTTGAGCGTGTAGGCGTGGATGGCCTTGACTACACCAAGGAAACCGCGTCGGGCGGCGTCGACTGAAAGGTAGTCGAGGAGCATGTGAGAAGGGCTGCGCTCGTCGACGTCGCATTCCGTGAGGAGCCATTCGACGACGGCGCCGTGACCGCGATCCGCAGCCTCGACCAGCGCATGACCGACGACGCGGCTGTCGCAGTCGGGCCGACGCTTGCGTCTATAGTATACGGCCTTGCAAAAACGTTTGTAGCAGTCATCGCAACGCGCCAGACAGTCGTCGTCGTCCGAGTCGTCACTCGAATCGGCGCGCGCTCTGCGATTGCGCCTCTCGGGACTCGGACGAACGGCCCGGTCACAGAACCACTCGACCACGTCGACGCGGCCGCCGCGCGCCATGACCACGAGGCGCTTGAGGCGCATGTCCTTGAGGTCGTCGGCGAGGATCTTGACGACGTCGAGAGGCGCGCCGAGAGAGATCATGTCGCACGCGTCCGAGTGCGACCAGCACCGATCCGAAACCGCGCGTAGCAGGGCGTCGGCGATCGCTACTCTCGTCGCTCGATGCCATGCCGCCAAGTCGTGCCCGCGCTCAAGGAATGACGTGATGTGAGCGATTACCTCTGCGGGCATGTCGGCAAGGCCGAGCGTCTTGTGGACACTGATGTCCATGCGTGCACGAGGTACAGTCGAAAACGCGCCGGCCACAAACAAAAACCACGAGAGACGACTGCGGCCCAAGAGGGACGACAGACGGATCGGTCGGTGGCCTCGCCAACTGACCAACAAGGGAGGTCTTTTTTTCTGGTGCGATTATGCCAACGGGGCCAATCACAATTGCAAGGGAATTGGCGAGTGGGCCCCGGTGACGGAAAATTGTCGCGGCGCAAGATGCTCCCGCCTCGCTGACTCGGAATTTCCGACCGTTCCTTCCTGGCCGCAGTCACCTCTGCTGTCGCCAAGACAAAGAACAGAGGGTGAAAAAAAAGTGTGATACTGATCCGTGCATACGATGGGTGACACTGCGTCGCCGAGCCCAATAGGTTCCCGGTTGCGTGTCATATGCACCCGCCTCTGCATATGGCGCACGGTGCCCCCAAGGCCGACCGCCGCCACAGAGGCCCTTTTACTACGATTCACGTGTGAGGCGGGTTTGCCCACGAGCAGCACGCCCATAGAGGCTTGGGGGCGCGTGGCCGACGTCTACGTGCCCTTTTACGAGGCCCTCGGCGCAATCGAGGCCATCGAGCCGGGTTGTGTGCCCGACCGGGCTGACCTGCCGACGCCGGCGTCATTGTGCGACATCTACCAACGGATTGCTCCAGGCAGTCCATGGACCCACCTAACCGACGACGAGAGGATCGATGCGTGGACTAGCGCCATGCGATCGATGACCGCGCGCACCGAGGCCTTTGCCCAAAGCGCCCTGTCGCTTTGCAATCTCGCAGCCTTTCGTGCGCGGGCCGCTAGAGAGCACTGGTCCTCGGCGACCGCCATAGCGCGCCCTTTGGGCAGCGACTGCCACCGAGTCGATGTGGAACACGGGGCAAACCTTTTCCTTGTCGTATCGCGCACACAGCCGCACGGCGGGAGCACCGTGGGCCTTTTTGATAGTTCGTCCGAACCGTGCATGCTTATGCGCTTTCGCGAAGGCGCCGTTATCGGATCATTCTACGTCGGCTATAACTTGCCCCGAATCTCTGTTCCTCGGCGCGACGGCGATAGTGATGACGACCACCGCTTATGCCAAGGCAGAGCGTGGGGTGGCTTTTTCAAGTTGGCATGTCTCTTTGCCGACGCGGGACTATTCGGCCTATGTCCCGTCGCCACCGACCATGATCTACCGCCGTCGGTTGCCATCAGCCTTTGTGACGAACGCAGGGGCGTTTATGATAGGGGCGGCGACTACGCTCGCCGTCGTCGATGCTACGGGCACGATGACGATCCGTGGACACCCAACAAGAAACCCCATTACGGCACATGGTTGGATCAGACTCTGCTCGGTATCGTCCTTGCGAGTGTACCCGAGATGCTCGCCGTCGTCCAGTGGTTTTGGACCGCGAATCGATTGGACCATGCCGCAGCCAAAGTCCTGTCGGCGATCGTGACCGACGCGACGCTCGACACTACTTTTGCGTGCCTCAACTACGAGACGCGTAAACTGCTCGCCGCCTATATGATGTTGCGCCCCGTCACCGAGACAAATTCGCGCCGGCTTGCGTGTGTGGCGCGTATCTTTGGCGTCGACGCCACTTCTCTGGCCTATCGATCGAATCCGGCATCGCTGAGCATCGACGTGTGCATCGTCATCGCCAACGAATACGCGTCGCGCGCGTTCACCAACTCGTCTTGATTTCTCTCTTTTTTTCTCGCGAATATGCGCCCTATGGACCTCGATAAAATGGTACGCGGACCAGAGGGAGCGCCAGTGTTTGTCTTTTTCTCTCTTTATCTAGCCTGACAAGAAAGAGAAAAAAAAGACACTCATGACAACCATTGAACTCAAAAGTCGCCATCACGAAAAAAAAGAAAAATGTCTCGCCCGTGTCTTGCCTTTTGTGCGGTGAATCACCCCGTTACCAACTGCGCCAACGGGGCGACAGCGCCCGATCGATCAGGACCCAAGAATAATCTCTACAATAAACTGGCAACTGACGGTCGTCTCGGGGCCGACCAGTGCGCATTCGGCCTCGGTCCATTGTGCCTCGATCTCTTTGATATTGTCGGCCCGGTCGTCGATATAAAGAAACCACGGCGGCAGGTCCACCCTGGTCGTCAGGACGTCGAGTAGGTTGGTTCTTGGAGGCACGCCCGTCACGATGTAGTCGATGTACTTGGATAGGCCGAGTTGGGCAACGAGAAAGGGCGCCGCCGGATTGTACGAGACCACATAAAGTTGTACGCCATTCTCGTGCAGTCGCCTGAGCGCGTGCCACGTCTCGCGCGGGACCTTGGCGCCCCTTTTCGTGTAGCGCACCAGCGTGTCGTCGAGATCAAACACGACGACAAGAGACGCCGGGTAGGAATGTGGCGATGTTTCCATGTCATTCATGCGGCCGACCTAGCGCGAATACGCGGGACTGGCTCGCACTTGATTTTTTTCCTACTCTACGGCGCGCAAGTCTTGCGGGCAGGGGCTGCGGCGTCGCGTCGCCCCCGCGCAGTCTATAGAGCAGCAGAATTTTTCGCCAATGAGCGACGACTCTGTGGCCGACCGCGAGCCGGGCATTTGTCGGGCGCCTGCGCTCGTCGGCCGCGTCGCCTCTCTCGGCACGTCTCGGTGCTCTCTCTGGTGCGCCGTCCTTTTGCCGTCGGCCTCTGTCGACACAAGATCCACGGTGGCCGACCATCGCCCTTTTCAAAAAAAAACAATTTACATCGCACCGAATCATCGGCCGATAGTCCAAACAAAAGCCTCCTGGCACCGACAAAAAACACGCCGCTGTATACCAAGATTCTTCTTTTTTTCGGATCGTCTTTTTATTTTGCAGTACGCGGGCAGCAGCGCCATACAATAGAGCCCGCGGCGACGCAAGACATGAAACCGGCAGAGACATGCATCGCCGACCTTCCGTACGAGTTGCTCCGTTACATCCTGGTCGAGTTTACCGACCGGCGCGATCGTCTGATGGCCTTTTTCGTATGCCGCGAATGGAGACGTCAACTGTGGGCGGGCCGGCGCCACTGCTGGGGCCACCCAAACCTGCACCGAGGCCCAGACTTTTGGTGGGCGGTGGCAGACGCGGCGATCAGGCAAGGCGTGCCAAAGATCGCGCTGTGGCTCCTGGACAATGTCATCCAAGATCCTCCATCGAGCCGCTGGTGCCTGCTTGATGCCACCGTCGAGCGAAAGGATCTCGACACGCGACGCGCGCTTCGCGCGCGAGGTCACCGATGGCGCAGCGTCGAGTCGGCCATCGCCGCGGGCGATACCTATGCCCTGAACCAGGCCCGTCGAGACGGCTGCGAGATTATCGTTGCCCTGCTGCTCATGATCGAGGTGTTTCCCTCGGCAAAGGCTCTGAGGTGGCTCGCGGCGCGCGGGTACGACGTCGCGGGCGCCTTTGCCGACTATCGCGGCAATCTGTGGTTTGCTGCGGATGACGTCGAGGTGATCGATTGGGTGTTTAAACACGTCGACAATGGCAAGATGTTGGCGACATGTGCCATCCTCAGCACCATCGAAAGCGTGCCTCTGGCTACCGTCGTGTGGGCCTTTGACAATAACGTCATCAGATGGTCACACAGACAAGCCGGTTGGTTTGTAAAGGCGGGACGCCTGGACGTCGTGCGGTGGGCTCAAGATCGCTTTTCGAGCGTGCCGATCGGCGTGATCCTGCGCAAGTCGATAGGACACCGAAAGGTGCGGATCGTACGCTGGGCGTTGGAGCAAGGCGCCTGTATAGACTCGATCAATGCGCGATGCCGCACCTTTAATCCGTTTTCGACCTGCTGGGGCGCTGCTGACGACGACACCCTCGTGGACGATTTGGATTTTCTCCACGAGCGCGGTTTCGTGTCGACGAGCAAAGCCGACCACAGCAAGGCCGCCTATCATGGATGCGCCGCCGTGCTCGACTGGCTTTGTCGACATGCCGGACCGCCGCGCTGTTGGGACGAGGTATGGCGCAACGCCATCGCGCGAGCCAATACGCGTGTGGTGGCGTGGATGATGGATCATGCCGGAACGCCGCCGCCGCCCGACGCCGTCTCTCGGATTATGAAGCCTCACTCGATGCGTTTCTATGTCGATCCCGCTCCCTGCGCGCAACTCTTGATCGAACGTGGATACGTGTGCACTGCCGACGTATGCGAACAATTGGCCGGCAGGGGACAACTGGCGACGCTCAAACTGGCGATCGACACCCACGGCGCGCAGTGGAACCCCGAGGCCTGCCTCGCGCGAGCCCTCTCTCGGGATTCAGCAAGGCATCGCGCCGTTGCCGAGTGGATCGGCCAAAAGGCGGGCATCAACGTCGCCGCCTTTGAGCGCGACCTCGTCGGCGACGCCGTCCCGCCACCTCCAGGCGTCTAGATGCGCGCGCCCAGCGACACACAACGCGGACGGCAGTAGCCGCCACATTTGGTGGATTGTCTTTTTTTTTCTATTTCATTAACCACAAATAAAACACAAACAAATAGAGAGGTGCTTTTATTCGCTGCAACCCGACGCGATGCCCAAAGAGGCCCTGTACACCCACGCGACGCTCCACCAACACGATCGCCACAACCGAAATGTTTGCCACGACGAAAAGGCGCGGGTTGGTGCTCGGCACGAGAACCACGTCGCCCAGACAAAAAATCTCGTCCAACGGCGATATATGCGTGGTTGGCGTCGTGTGCACTGTCGTCATACAGAAAGGTCAATGCAGGCCATATCTGCAAGCCCGTCGCCGCGCCGACATTGCAAATGGCACATATTGGCTCTTTTTGCTTTGTGCCCTTGGGCGGCCGCATGCCCGGCGGAAAAAAAAGGTGGTGCTCTCCTTGCGGACGTGAGGCCAATGAAAAAAACTTTGTCTCTTTTTTTCTTGCATGGGCGGCGCAAAGCGGTCGGCCGATATTCCTTTGTACCTTTCGCGTGCACGCCGCAAAGTCGAGGGAAAAAAGAGAAAAACAGAGACGGCATGGACGACATCGCGGGGCGGTCTCTCGAATGGCTTCCGGCCGAAATCCTGGCGTCGATCATTGCGTGGCTCAACAACCGCGATTTCGTATCCCTGTTGGTGACGTCCAAGGCTTTCAACGTATGTCCGGTGGGTGACGTGCTCATGCGCCGCTATGGCCGACTCGATCTCTTGGACGCGGTTGCCGTGTGCCCGCCCGAGGCGTTGGCCTTTCTCGCTCGACGCAATGGCGCTACGACGCGCTATAGCACGGCGCACATCGTCGCGGCCGCCGCCGCCGGCAGGGTTGACAATGTCCTCTGGCTGCACAAGCACACGACGGCCGCTCGTCATCCCGTGTGCTCGGTACCATTTTACCACTACGACACGAACCCGGTGGTTTGCCTTTGCGGCGTCGTCGCAGCGGCGGCCAAGGGCGGTCACGTCGATGCGATCGCACCCCTTGTTGCCGCCGGTTATCGCGTATCGACAGATGCGTTTGTTTGCGCCGCGAAAAAGGGCCGCGTCGATGTGCTGGCCGCCTTGCACGAGGCCGCTCCTCAACAGGGCACCTGCCCGCCTACGGCCTTGGCGGTGGCCGCCAAAAAGGGCCGAGCCGATGCGGTTCGCTTCCTGCTCACACAAAGGCCGTCCGACTGCATGTTTGCGCTGTCCGACGCGCTACGGCGCATGGATAACGATCGCCCTACGCGCGCCCTCGTCGTTGCGCTCGCTCACTGTCACATGCCGCCCGCGACCGTTGCGACGGAAATTTGTATCGCGCGAGCGCAAAATCTGCCGCCCGAGATAGACGACGCGTTGGACGCCGTTCTACGTTTCGAGTTGTCCGATGCGTCGAGCGCCGAGCGGCGCACGGCCCTCATCAGACACATGCTCGCTGCAATATCTGATCGCGATGCCTGTATCCTGTTTGACGACCTCGATGATCCGACGACGTCGGATGGCTCTGCTCCACACAAACACGATCGAGTGACGCCATTGCTGCCAGAATGGGCGCGTCTCTTGTTGGACGGCGTGCCCGGTGTTGTGACCGAGGTGTGTTTGCGCTTTGTGACCCGTCGCGTCAATCTTTTGCTCGTGTGCCGCATCATCGGTGCGGCGCGCCGCGAAGCCTTCCGACCCGGCGCCGCCCCACACACACGGTGGTCGGCGCTGTCAGTTGTGCTTGTCGATAACGCGGACCTTGCGACTATCTGCGATGCGGCGCGCGGCGACACCGACATCCTTTGGTCGATCGCCGCCCAAGCCATGCACAGGGGCCGCCTCGACATTTTAGATCGGCTCGATCTGCGCCGGGCGGCTCCCGCTGTCTGGTGGATCGATTCGGTCGATGGTGCGGCTCTCGACGGACATCTCGACGTCATTGCTCACGCGCACGAGCGCGGTCTCTTTGGGTTTGCAGCAACAACCATGGATCTGGCTGCACAAGAAGGCACTTTCGCGTCATCGTGTGGCTTCACGAGAATCGCACCGAGGGCTGTACAACTCGTGCTATGGACTCGGCCGCCGGCCGTGGCCATTTTGATATCGTCAAGTTCTTGCACGAGAATCGTACCGAAGGCTGCACGACCGACGCCATGAACTCGGCCGCGCGCGCTGGCTATTTTGATATCGTCAGGTTCCTGCACGAGAATCGCACCGAAGGCTGCACGGTGGATGCCATGGACTTTGCCGCCCGCGGCGGTCGCCTCGATATCGTCAAGTGGCTCCACGAAAATCGCAGCGAGGGATGCACGACTGCGGCCGTGGACGGGGCCGTCATGTCTAGTCATTACGACGTGGCCCGGTGGCTTTGCGAGAATCGCACCGAAGGCTGCACGGTCGGCAGCCTTCGTCGGTCAATCGGGCGGCGCAATGCCGAAATGGCCTTGTTTCTGCTCGACGTCACCGACCACGCGCCCGACGGACCTACATTGGCTCATGCTGCGTGCCTCGACCCTCCTTGTCTTTTTGAGCGCCTCTGCTTGCGACCCATTCCATCGGGTCCGTCCGTCGACATTGTGCGCGAGGCCTTTCTCCATGCCATGGTCATGAACAGTATCAGGGCCATCCGACGTCTGGCTCGGCGCTTTGCCGACCATGCGGCATTACTCGGCACCGACTTGCTGCTCCACGCCGTGGCCCAACGGCGGCCGCGCATTGCCGAGTGTATAGTTACAGAGTTGCCATCCGTATGCGATCCGCACATACTGCGCGAGGCCGACGGGCGCTGCCCCGACGGCACCTGCAACCAGTGGTCGACTTTTTACAGGCGTCTGGCTGCGCGCGCAGATTCCAAGCGCCGATCTTGCGCCGCGTCAAAGTCATAAAATAAAAGAAAGGCGAAAAAAGGCAGACGGCCTCTGTCTTTCGATGCGGCGAGGCACAATTCTTTGCGGACGCGACGAGCGCGCCGCCGTCGCTCTTTTCTCGCAAATAAAAGAATATACAACGGAAAACATCTGCGTCTTTTTTTCCGTCTTTACGAGAACACACAGCCGGCAGGGCGAGGAAGAGAAAAAAAAGAAGACAGACGGGTCTAGGGCGACGGCGCACATGCGTGCAGCCACTCAAGAATGGCAAAGTTTCGGGCGCCGCCGGTCGCGCGGTCGGTGGCGCCGTAATAGGCAGCATAAAAGCCGGATTCGTTCTGTCCGTCGAGTAAAACGTCCAAAAGGGCAATGTTGCCGCCACGGGCGGCCTCGCATATGGCCGCGGTACGGTCGGTTTGGATGTCGCGCTCGCACGCAATCCGAACCGTGTCATCGTGGCCGCTAGAGACGGCGTCGGCGAGGGCTTCTCGACTGCACGTGCAAACGCCCTTGTTGCAAAGCCACTGTAGCATCGAATTTGCGCCGGCGCTGATGGCGGCGCTCATCGCATCCGACCCAAAGAGTTGTGGCCACGCGCGATAGACGATCTCGGCGGCGTCGGTGTTGTTTGAGCGACACACCGAGTCGACGACCTGCGTCCACTGGCCCTCGGACAGCGTCGGATCGTCCAGAAGGAGAGCCAATGTCTTGATAAGCGGCCTGACGGTCCACCCGAATCGATCGACAGCGCTGACCGCCAGTTGACCGCGAAACACGGGGCCTCCTATGCCGCTGGCGAGGCAGTGCGCCAGCACGTCGTCCGAGCCGTTGCTAAGGGCTGCGCAGATGTTGTTCACGCTCGGCGAGATGCCGCCGACGTCACAGACCCACACAAAGGCGGCCACCGAATCACCGCGGATCGCACCTGCGAGTGCATGCTGGCAATCCAACCATTGGTCGCGACGCGCATGTTCGAGGATGTGCACATGCCCGCCACGCGCGGCATCATAAGATGCGCACTTTGCGTCAAAGGCCACGTGGCGAGCGAGCGCGCGCACGACGTCGAGATGCGCGCCGAATGACGCTGTGCCGCAACACGCGCGCACGTCTCTGGGCGGCAAGGTACCCCGCGCTAGCAACAGGCGCACGGCCTCGGCGTTGCCTCGTTCTCCAAAGTCGGCGAGGGTGCGACACCCGCGCCACTTGGCCGCACGCACTTCGATCTCGTCTGCAGTGTCTACGCGAAAAGAGCGGTGGGCGGCTCTGGCGGCGCAAAAGTCCCTGTCGTCCAGATGCGTCAGGACCAACGCCATCATCTCGGGCGGCAGGTCGACCACGCTCGACGGTTTCATCTTTTCGGCTTTTCCTTTGATGCGCCCTCGTATGTTTATCGCGGTGTTCTCTGTTTGCCCCGTGGTCCCGTTCCTGCCCTTGTCTCGGCCAAAATCGCCCCTTTTGTGCGCCCGAGAGCGCACATCGATTTTTTTCGCTCATTGCCCGTCGGCGTTGCTCCCGTGGCTTTGTCGCGCCGTCGCGGAAACAAAAAACTATGCGGGTCGCTCCCTTTTTTCTTCCACCGCTGGCACTGGGCAAGTTTCCGTCGCGCAGAGTCCCCTGGCATAAACAATAAAAGTCGTATATTTCCGAGGGTACGGTCGGGACGGACCGGTTTCTTGGTGCGCGTGCGACTGACAAAAAGATTTTGAATCATCCGCGCTTTTCGATGAGCACATTTACCTCAAAGGCGACGAGGTCGCTCGTGGAGACGCGCTCCCCGTCCTCGCGGTCCTCGTCGACAAACCAAACCCCGGAGCGATGGAATCGCGACGGCGAGGCGTTGACGCCTTTCCATTCGATCGCCCGACCCCTGGCCTTGGTGTAGGTATGGTGGCGCCATGGCAAGTTTGTGGTCTTGTCCAGCGGGTGGTAGACGTCGACAGAGATCCGGTATTTATACCATACAGGGTCCGGGTCGCCATCTCTTTCGTAGTCGTCGTCGTCATCGTCGTCATCGCTATCAATGCGGTCATAGTCATCGAGTGCGGCAAAGGGGTGGTCGCATTGGGCACCGATACGATCGATCAGTAGGCGCGTCGAGCGCCGATTCTTGTCGTCGCGGTCGTCCTTGATCATCACGCGAAAGTTGATGCCGTTGGGTCCTACGATCTCTGCCTTGGCACTGCCCATGCGGTCGACGCCCAGGCGCAACGCGTGCCATTCGACACCACCATCGACGACGGTCGTCAGTTTGGCGTCTGCGCCGGGACCTCGATAAAAGCGGCTCGGTATGGCGTATGCCGAGGCAATCTCTTGGCGCCTCAAGGGGTCAATCAGACCAAACAGGCGCTTGGCGATCCGACGCCTAGTCTTGATGTCGACGACGTCGCACTGGAATGCCAAGGCAACGAGGTCGCCTATAGAGTCGGCGCCGTCGGCAATGGCTCGGCGCACGGCACTTTCCACGATGCCGCGGGTCAGTCGGGCGGGCGTGCCCAGGAATGCCGCGGCTTGGAGCGCGTCTACGGGCATATCGTCGACGTCGTCATAAAGCGCTCTGACGACCGCACCCAACGTCTCGGGCGCAAAAGGCACCCCGACACCATAGACGCCGTAAAGGGCGCGCTCGCCGTCGAGGTCACGCGTCTCGATGGAATCGGGGTCGGTGCGCCTGAAAAAGGCATCGAAATAGGCCGTGCGGCAGAGCACCGCCCTGTGTGCGCAAAGCCGACGTTGCGATGTCGCATCCGGTCCATCGACTGTCGTCGCCGTCGACCGCACCGACAGGACGCAATCGTGCGGACCGCGGCGGACGGCCGCCACGAAATCGTCTCGTGGCGAATTGGCCGTGTCGGTCGATCCTGTCCCGGCGACGGTGCCCTCGGCGGTCTTGCCCTCGATCGGCTTCTCCTTGCGTCCTGTCTTTTTCATTGGAGTTTTCTGTGCTCTTTTTTTTCCTTTCGCTATGAGTGCGAGTGCGTAAAGTGGGCGGGCTGCTGTCGTGCCAACTTTTGCAATTTGCCTTGGACACACAACACGCAGGTTGGACACAAGTCTTTTGGGTTGCGGGCGCGACTCAGAGGGCGCCAGCCGATTTTCTTTTTTTTTTGCGTCTCTCTTTTCTTTTACGTTTATGGCCCCTGCGCCAGATATCGAACCCCCTTCGTAAAAGGAGGCAGGACAATAAAAATGTCAACTATTGGTGCCTGGCATAATTTCCGTGTGTGCGCGCCAACAATGCCAACGACGGCGCCGACGGGCAACTTTCTTACGGCACAGGCAAAAAGTCGGTCCCGCCGTCCTCTATCGCTGCGCAACCCAAAAGAGGCCCGCGCAAAAAGTGCCTCGTGCGCACCGCGCATGAAGAAATCACCAATGGTCAGACAAGTCGTCAACCAATCAACAAGCGACTGCCACGTCGCCCAAAGCAAAAAACAAGGAGGATTCTCTCCGTATAATACACAATCTGCCCCTTGAGGAGATGGACGACGTCGCATCCGGTCCCCATTTTTCCAGCGACCACGCGCACATGCTGCCGCAAGAAGTTTGGGATCGCATTTTGAACGGGGCCGACGCGGACGGGCGACTGTTTCTCAATGTGCGCTTTCGCTGCCTGGCGCGGATGGTTTGCACGCGGTGGCATGCGATCATCTCGACGCCGTCGGAAGCCGATACCGCGCGCATCATTGCCGCTTCCCCGCGCGGCCGCCGCTTTCGCGACCACCATATCGACGCACGCAGACCGGCCGTGGCGCCCATCTACACCAGTACCGCGGCCGACCTGTTGGTCCTGTCGGGACAGAGGCCCGTGCTCGCACTCGACGCGATGCGCGAGGTCTTGTATCCCGATACCAGGCGCGATCGCACCATTCTGCTGGTGGCCATGGCGGCGTCGGGCGTCAACGACTATTTCGACCATGTCCTTTCACTCATAGGCGAAAACGAATCTTGCGCAGAGTCAGACAGCGAGGGCCCAGCCCGTCGCCTCGATGCCTCTCTTTTGCAACACGCGGTCTATATCGCCTGCGTCGAGCGGGGATACGCCCGCGGCGCAGAAGCACTCGCATCGTCCATGACAGAGCGCCAATGGGATTCTGTTCTCTGCGATATTGTCGAGGCCGACCGTCCGATCCTACTCGCCACCGCACTGGTCCACATCGGTCGACGATGTAAATCGCGGCGCGACGAGTCGGCCGTCGCCAACGGGACGCGGCTCAACGTAGCGATGATGGCCCAGTCTGTCTGGGACGCAATCTCTCGATATGGCACTCTATCGACGACGCGAACCGTCCTCGACATTCAATACGCGGACGGTACGTCGCCATTTGGCGTCGGCGGGGCACTGCGCTACCACCTCGACTGTGAATGGCATTCCAATAGGTGGCTACGCGACGCGGTCCGCCACGGCCGCCTGGGGGTCATTGAGACGCACGGGGATTCCGTCGCGTTCATGGGCATGGCCCTGGAATATGCCGTCGACGATGGAAGGTTGGACTTGGCCCAGCAACTCGCCGACCACCATCGCAGTCGCGGCGGCACGGGACTGTGCGGACTCGCACCGGCCGTTGTGGCCCAACAGATCAGGTCGCGCTGGCCACGTGATGTCGACGACGGGTGGTGCTGGTGGCTGGCTTCCTACGGCTACGGGCCCACCGACGACGATGCCAGACGGATACTCGGACGCGACCGGCGCAAGGGTCCGCGCAACGCGTCGCTCGACTATATCGAAAATTGGCCTTGGCAGAGCGCCCTAGTCGACGATGGAAAGCACGTCATCGACCTGCTGTGTGCCGACCCGCCTCGCTTCGAGTGGTCAGTGCGCGAGCGCACCATGCGCACATTGGCGCCCTATATGCTGCCGAGGTCGACGCCGATCCCCAACGGCCTCTGGTCACAGGCCGTCGACCACGTAACTACCCGAATCATCAAAAGGTGTCCGCGCGCCACCGACACCTCGGCGGCGCTCTCGTGGCTGTGCCGCAAGGCGCGCCGTTGGGGCCTTTTGGAGCGTCTCGATGGCGCACAACTTGGCGATACCCCATCGGACCCTATTCGCAGTCTCGTGGCTATTCCTCACGATCCCGACATTTGGTCGTCGTGGGTGGGGGCGGTCTCGCCTTTGCCCACAATCGTCGTTGACGCCGCGCGAGCCTCTTGCGACCCGCCGACCGACCCCTCGGTTGCCGTGCTCGTCCATACCTTGCTGCGGCTGCTTTGTGACTGTGGCTTGGCCGCGCCGACATTGTCACTGACCGACCAAACCAAGGCCAGCGCGGCCACACCATAAACATGCAGACGATTGCTTTTTTTCTCGGATTTTGATCGGCGTCGCCGACCGCCAGAGAGGTCACCAAGGAAATACCAGATTGATGCACAAGAATAAAACAAAAAAACAGTTGGACCCAATCATTCAGAGCCGAGCGGTGCGGATGCGGTCACAGCCGGCGCGTCCCGCCAACGGCGCATTTGTCCTTTTTTTCTGCGGTGTTTTTTTGTACATTTTCATTGGATGACGTCGGCAGCACCTTTGATGCAAAAAGAAAAGGGGCGCGTTGTTGGCGGTGTTTTTTTGGTCGTCGTGAGGGATCGGCTTTTACCAACGATACATAGACCACAGCAGGCCATGGAGCACATCGACCATAGCAGATGCGCCATCGATACGCTGCCGCCTGAAATCCTCTGCCGCGTAATCGACTTTCTGGATGCGCCGAGCGTGTGCGCAGCGCGAGCGGCCCATCGCTGTTTCCGCGTCCACACCGTCCAACACGTGCACCGCGCCGTCAGAGACCCCGCGTGGCTGCGGATGCCTATAGCGCGCGTGTGCCAAACGGGACGCGTCGACATACTCGACTTTCTGTACGCACGAAAACGCATTCCTCTGACGCTCAACATGCTCACGATCGCCGTCGAGGGGGGCCACCTGGATGTCGTCCGCCTGGTGTATCGCCGCGACCAGAGGCATACCGAATGTGCGCTCACCCACGCGGCGAAAGCCGGACGCCTCGACATGGTACAGTTTCTTTGCGAACATCGCCAGGACGGCGTTGATTGCGGCGAGGCCCTAACCTATGCAGTAGAAGGTGGCCACCTCGACGTCGCCGAGTTTTTGCTGACGCACGGCCGCGTTCACGATGCCAGCCGGGGCATCAGTTCAGCCATTGCCCGAGGGCATTACGATATCGCGCGCGCCATCATCGAAAGCCGCCCCCACGAGGCTTTTCGCTGGCAATGGCCAAGCCACGCGCCACGGCCGTGCCCAAACATTGGACCTCCTGTGGGAAGACTATTCGGGCGAAGCGCCACAAGAGGCGATCGGAATTGAGGTAGGGATCGGATGCAGCGATCTCGCCCGCCTTTTGCGGCAGCGCTATCGCGACTAGTGTCGGTCAACGCACGACCGATCCACAGCCGGACCGGTCGGCCCATACCCGGCCGGGCGCCGACCAACTCGATCTCTGGCCGAAACCAAACTCACCGACACTGTTTTCTGAATCGTGCATAAAATGCGCAACGAGTCGCATTCGGGTTTGCATTTTGTCAAAGCATACCTTGTGTCCAATTTATTCGGGGTTTGGAAATCAGCGCTCACGGGTTTGACTCCCGTCAATGTCGGCTTGGCTGGAACCCAGCCGACTGGCGCAAAATCCGCAGCCGGCCGCCTGGCCAGTGGCGCATCGCCAGCCCCGACGTCATTGTCGGCGGGCCTTGATGAATCCTCGCGCTTGGCGCCACACCGAAACCGCCACCTTTTCGACTGACCAAAAGCATACAAGGCGCAACAAGACGACGCCTGTCTATAGCCCGTTGAGTATTACAGACGGTTTTTTGTTGTCGCCAGGGTCGATAAAAACACAACAGTGAGCCCGTGGATTTCTCATGAGCGGATTTTTTTTCCTACCATCACCGGCGAGTGGGTAGATGGATCGCTGCGCAGCGGCCGAGCGGTCGGTCGTCAACTTTAATCTAGTCGGCTGGGTCACGCGACCAACGGCGGGCGGCGGCTGGCTGATCGGCCAAAACATGCAGATTCCAGCATCAACCTACCCGCCGCACTGGAATGAATCCGCAACGAATAGCCCTTCATTGCCCACCGTTGCCCTTGGCGAACCACACGACGCCGTCCACAAACAGTGAATCAAAAGAAAAAACAATGGGATTTTTGCGTGGGCGAGTCGACCGAAAGCGTCGTTGCCACATGATGTACGTGTTTACGGGGTTCAAACAGACGGTTTGCAGTTGATGCACGCGCACGGCGCGTCCATAAACAACTCGCTGTCGTCGTCGAGTCCCAGCGTCATGAAAGCGGTCTGCGCGTCGGCCACGCACACCGCCGGCACATTGTCTCGCACCCATGCCATCGGTTCGGCGCTGAATTCGAGGCCGACGATAGCGTCGACGGCAAAGGCAACGTCGGCGGTGCCGTAGCGTTGGCAGAGGTAAGCGACGACCATGCTGGAACCGTGTACGAGCGCATCGCGCATGACCGACCTTTTGTAGCGCCCGCCGCGCTCGGCCACCATCTGCACGACGTCAGGATCGCCCGAGCGAACGGCGGCACCCATGGCGTTCCACGTGTCGAAAGACACCAACCCGGCCTCGTAGATGGCTGTCGCCAGTGAAAGCCTTCCCGACGCGAGCGCGTGGCGCACGACGCCCGTGGTGATCGTCTGGCGCGCGTCGGGTCTCGCAAGTAGCCACGTAATTACAGGCAACTGATCGCCGTCGATAGCGCCGTGGGCAACATGGGAACCGGCCCAAGCCTCGATCGGGGTACGGCGCCCATCAGTGTACGATCCAGCCGCCCATGCCAGCACGTCAATGCGACCGCGTCGTGCGGCCTCGACGAGCACATCTCGGGTGCACGGGTGCACGCCCGACTCGTGGAGCATTTCCAGCATGCGCACATGTCCGCGCGCGGCCGCTTTGACCACCGCGCGATGTGGCACCCGGTCCGTTGCGTCCACGAGGTCGCGCCCGCGAAAGAGCATCCACTGCGCGACCGCGACGCTACCCTCAAGCACAGCGCGCTCCACGAGGCGCGGATCATACTCTGCGGATTCAAGGACCCACGCGATGACATTGTCCCGGTCAAAATCGATCGCGCGCTCCACGACGTCCCGCCGCCAGTAATATGGAGCGGTTTTGGGCTGCGCCATCGCGTGCGGACGGAGCAGTTTGAGCACGTCCACCCAGCCTCGCTTGGCAGCCGGACGGGAAACCCGTCGAACGATCTCGTTGCAGACGATACGCGAATCGAGTCGGCATCGGCTGAGCAGCCACAGAACCACGTCGTGCCTTTTGTTGACCTTGCAGAGGACCCGTCCGACAGGGGACAGGGTGTCGCAAAAGCCAAACGTCGGCAGGTTGCGCAGTCTGCCCTTTCCGTTGCACAATGTCGCTGCCCAGCGCACGCAGATCCATTCGAGCACGTCGGTGCGTCCGCCTCGCGCGACGGACTTGAGGACGCCATACACATTTGAACAATCGGCGCCCTTGGAAGCCAACAAAAGGCGGGCGACGTTGAGGGGCGCGCCGGCTCCAAGATGCCCCAGGACGGTACCGCGGCGGACAGCCAGAGCCAAGAGCGCGCGGTCGACAGGGAAGCCGGTCGCAATATTCCATGCCACCAGATCCTTGCCGCGGCCGATGCAGGTCGCAATATGCGCCAGCACCTCTGCGGGCATGCAGACGAGGGGTGGCTCTGCCGAGTATGTATTCATGGCCGTCGTGAAACGGAAAACAAAGAAAGTGTCGCTCTGGGAGTTGTCCAGCGGAGCGTCGACCAAAAGCACATTGTTTCGTTCTGTTCTTTGGCTCGGCTTCCTACACAGTTGTGCGTCCTCTGCCGTTCCTGTTTTCTCTCCTTTTTTTTCGCGTCTCTTTTCCTACTGACCCTACCTTCCGCGACCGTCTTTTGCGCCCCTGAACTTGCCGCCGAGAAAAAAAATGGTGTGCCCCGACCGGCGCCCACAGGTTACGGCCGCGCCAGTCTGCCTAAAATTTTTGGTAGACTGCCTGCCGACCAATAGCGGTTAAGGGCCACTCACGACCATCTTCTTGAGAGGGTTTATTTGTTTTTGTTTGTTGGTGTGCTGTCGCGCCAGCGTGTGCGCGTGGGTGAGATCTCTAGACAGGCTCGATCGGTCCTCTGGTTGCGGTTCCTGTGCATGCGCCGGTGCGCCTCTAAAAAGGCGCATCTTGCTGCATGCCGCCGATCGACCAGTGGCGGGATCGAGAACGGTGCCGCGCCTCACAGGCATTGCCTAGAGGCCTGTACAGGGTTGGCGCACCTGTCCCTGCTCTTTGAATGGCATCGCGGGGCGGGGAGGAAGAGAGAGGAAAAAAAAAGAGTGAGCCCATCAGCAGGTCGGAAAAGGCGGCAACAACCGCGCGCCCGAAACAAAAAAAGGGCACCGGGATCTCCCCGTACCGCCTCTCGGACAGCGGCAGAATCTGCCACCAATCGTCAAAGTCGACATCGAGCATCCACGCGGCGAGCGCTCTTGTGTCGCCTCTTGCTGTGCGAGCGAGGCACAAAAAGCAGCGTGCCGCGCAGTGGACGCACCAACGACCACAAACACCACCTCGGGCCTTGCTAGCGTCGTCGAGGATGGCCTCTGCCTCGGTAATGTCCTCGGAATGGCATCCGAGCGCCTTGGCCATGTGGCGGCGATCAAGCGCCACAGCGGCAATGAGCGTCGTCGTGTCCCAAGCGCAACCCCTAGCGACGAGCACCTGGAGCGATCTGTGATCGTCAAGGATCACGGCGATCGTGGCCGCCAGCGGTCCGTGTGGGCATCCGCGATCGAGCACCTTGTCCAGTAGCCGGCGTCCTCGGCCAAAGACCGCAGCCGCGGCAACGTTGGCGTCGACCGGACACGGCGGCACCGAAACTCGGTCGACCAACATGCAGTCGACCAAGTGGGCGTGACCATTGCGCGCCGCCCCGGCGATCGTCTCTGCCGTCCACGGGTGGCCGATTTTCGTGCGCAGCCACAGGACGACCGATGTGAGGCCACGCGACGCTGCCTCGTTCATAGTATCTCTCGGGATCGTCAAAGTCCACTGTCGCTGACGGGCGATGACCTGCGAGCACACGCGCCACCGAAAAGACGTCGATGCTGCGATCGCCAGCCACCGGCGCGGCACATGGGCGAGAACCGCGCACAAAAGTTCATCGGGCAAAGATTCCATCGTCACGCCCCAATGTGCCAATCGTACTCGCACACAATCGCGCGGCTGTCCTTGTTGATTTTGTTTTTTCGGTGTTTGCGATCCTCTGCGGTGGTCGCCGCCAGACAACGGAGCCGGCCGCCGCAGGTCGCTGGCGCGCACGACAGCGGAACAAAAAGTAAAAATGTTGACTTTCTTTTGATTCGCCCGACACCAACGGTCGGCTTTTGGCGCATCATTCGCCGCCAGCAGTGACGATTCGACTGCCAAAGCCGGGCGACGCTGTCGGCGACATTTCTTTTTTCTCTTCATACTGCGACGTGAGAGCACAGGGAATCATTCTACTGTTCGGTCGAGCGCAAGGGTCGCCGACAGCCCGCACTTTTGGTTGCGTCGGATGCCCGTTTTCAGATAGTATTTTATGAAATTTTTATGAACATGTAATTGCAGGAGAAGCAGACCGTTGGGACATCGGTGGGTCGGATGTCGTCTGTGCTCGACGCCACGCCAAGGCGCCGTCTGCATGAGGCCCATTTTCGTCTTTTTTCAAATTGGGGGTCGATTGTTGATGATCGCACAAGCCTCGATTTTGTTTCTTCTCAACGGTCTCTATCGTCGTCGGGTCGGCGGAATGGCGCTGGGTGTCGGTGTTCCCGTGCACTCGCGGCCGGGCGGCCGCATGTTGCCTTTTTTTGTTGAGCGCACTGCCAGAAAGAGAAAAAAGAAAAGAGTAAAAATGGGTTTTCTTTCTTTAGGGTGCAAGGGGACGGACCCCGACAGCGTCGCGCCGGGCGATGGCGCGTCGGACAGACAATTCAAAGGCTGCCTGCTGGCCCGGTGAGAATCCCACCGCGGATCGACCCGACATGACATACTCGGCCATGATGCCAAACTCGATCGACGTCGTGTCGGCGGGATAGTAGGCGGCGCCAATGTACGGTCCCGGATGGTTGATGCAGTGGGCCTCGACGGTCCAGTTGGTGCTGCGTATGGTGACGTCCCGTTCGAATCCAGGCCAACCGGGCAGGCCCAGGACCAGGAAGCGCTCTACTGCGACAAACCTGCCCGACGTCCACGATTCGATGGCCTCGTCGCCGCTGGCCCAGATGCGCCTCACGGTGCTGCAGTCGGACAAGAGGGTCGGCTTGGCGGCCGCGCATGCAAGGCGCTCGCCATGCTTCCACTGGTAGAGTCGGGCCTTTTGCCCTTGCGGATCATAGTCGAGGAAAAAGGCGCGGCCCGCAAGGGTGCCGTCACGCCAACGGCCGACCATGACCCTGCCGTCGGGGTAGGCCATGCGACCCATGCCGTGCAGAATGCCGTGCGCCCACGCGCCCTCGGTGATTGTCTTGCCGTCGGCGCTCGTCACGATGCCGTAGCCGTGTAGGACCGGCGCTCGTCCTGCTTTGACGACAAACTCGCCGCAAAGACGAGCGCCATCCGGGCGCACCCACATTCCGAGTCGCACCGATTCAGAGTCTGTCCACACTGTACGACCTGGGACAGTGTCGACTTGCAACGGCAGGTCGCAGGCACGAGCAAATGCGTCGCGGCCGCCGTGGCGCGCTATGGCGTCGGTCTTGAAGCGCCGCCAGGCGTCGAGGTCGGGCGCGGCGAGCGGGCCATAAAGTCTCACGGCGCCGCGGGGAATGCCATCGAGTTGGAGATCAGCAGCGGCCCCGTACGCCGTCGAATCGTCCTCGGCGATCGTGTGCGGCGTCTGCAGACAACCGGCAATGGCACATGCGATGCACGCGACGACAATGCACATTGCTGTACGGTAGGACAGATACTGTCGACATCTGACGGGAATGTCGGCGACGGGTAGATCCTTGTCGACATACAAATCGGTGGCCTCGGAACTTGTGGCGGCGGTCGCTTGGTTCGATTGCGTATCCTCGTCAGTGCGTCGACCTGGTGTCATTTTTTTATGATGGAATGATGTGGTAGGGTCGGCAAGGTCCAAGAGCGAGAATCGGCCGACTGTCTGCGCGTCTACAAGAACCGACAGAGACGACTCGGAGCGAGGGCGCAAGGATGATTGGCCGCATACAGACACCACCCGCCAATCATGGAATAACAAAAAAAATAGCAAAAAAAGGAAAAAATAGACGCGCAATTACGCGCGATCGCTTTTGGTCTTGTGGACGGCGATGACGTGTCGCCATTACCACAAATGTGGCTCGTGCGCGAGATGGCCCGCCGACGGCGGGCCCATTCCCCTAGCCAAACCGAGGGCCGCCACTCGGCCGCAATCCGGCGACTTGCCAACAGCCGATTCGCGTCGGCGCGCATTGGCGACTTTTGATTTTGCCCTTTTTAGTCACTAAAAGGACATTGGACAATGGCAGTAGGACGAGAAAACAAAACCCCGCGGACGGAAGGACAATCGTCCTGAACCATCTCCCGCCCGACCACCTCGCACCGAGAGAACAAACACGCCCCGTTTAATCTCTGTCTGCACCCGCATTTGCTTTGCGAGAACAAGTCCGCCACGACGACGACACCAACAAAAAAATCCACAATGGAATCAGATCAACGCGACAACTGGTCGACAGGCGATGAGAACGGCACAAAAACGCCGACACCGGCGGCAGTTATTACGCCGTGGGAGGTTCGAGGACGGATCGACTATGCAAAACTGGTCGACCAGACCGGCTGCTCTGCCGTTGACGCAGCGGTAATCGAGCGCATCGAAAAACTCAGCGGACGTCCGGCTCACCCCTGGCTCAAGCGAGGTCTCTTTTTCGCCCATCGCGGCCTTGACGACCTCTTGGACGCCGTCGAGGCCGGCCAGCCGTTCTACCTCTACACGCGCAGGGGTCCCTCGTCCGAGTCGCTCCACCTCGGCCACATGATTCCGTTTCTCTTTTGCCGCTACCTCCAGGAGGCCTTTGGCGTGCCTTTGGTCGTACAGATGGCCGACGACGCCAAGTTTCTGTACAAGGGCGTTCCCATCAACGAGACTCGTCGCCTTGCCCGCGAGAATGCCCGCGACATCATCGCCGCCGGACTCGACGTCGACCGCACGTTTCTGTTTGCCAACACCGACTACATGGGCAGCCTGTATCCCAACGTCGTCAGGCTCCAGAGCGTCCTCCCGGCCGACGCGATGAAGAGAGCCTTCGGCCTTTCGGATTCGGACAATGTGGGCACGTATTCGTTTCCGGCCATCCAGGCGGCGCCGGCCTTTTCGAGTTCCATGCCCGACGTCTTTGGTTCCGGGTCGGACGTGCCCTGCCTCGTGGTCTGCGCCATCGACCAGGATGCCTTTTTCAGCATGACGCGCGACCTGGCGCCCAAACTCGACCTCGAACCGCCGGCCGTCGTCTATTCTCGCTTTCTGCCTGCCCTCCAGGGCATCGACGCCAAGATGAGCGCCAGCGTCCTCGATTCGGCTATCTTTATGAACGACACGACCCTGGCCATCGGCGAAAAGGTGCGCAAGCACGCCTTTTCGGGCGGTCGGCCTACTCTGGCCCAACACCAGAGTCTAGGCGGAGACTGCGACGTCGACGTGGCCTACCAGTACCTGTCGGTGTTTTGTCTGGACGATGCGCGTCTAGACCGCATCCGCGACGACTATACGCACGGACGGATGACCAGCGCCCAGATCAAGGACGAGATGGTCGATGTCGTATCGAGACTCGTCATTAATCACCAGATCGCCCGCGCTGCCGTCACCGACGACGTGGTGGATGCCTTTTTCTCACCTCGCCCCCTGCTGTCCTAGGCGACCGACAATGGGAAAAAAAGGACGGCGGTTCTGTTCTTTTGGGGTAAAAAATGTCATTTTGGTTATCTGCGTGTCGCCCTCTCGGGCCATCCTTTTTTTCCTACGTCGCCACGAGCAAGAAATGTGCACACGGCCGGCAAATCGTCCCTATTCTTTTGCCGCCTCTTTGAAAAAATTGCTTGGCGGCAGGCACAAAGCCTTTGCCTGATGTAGGATGTGCGCGCGCAAAAAAGGTGGTGGCGGGTGACACCGCCATAGCCACAATGGCAGCGCAAGCGCATCAGGGCAATCGACCCAATGTGCGAGCCGACCGCGCGTGGGTAGGCTGACTGTTTTTTTGACTTTGGGGTGGCGCTCGACTTTTCTCCGCGGCCCAAAAGAAGGACACACAAAACAAAAAAGGAAACATCGACCGACTCCATGACCCGCCGCCGGCTTTTACGAATGACAGAAAAAGTGACGACAAGGAGGATACATTTTGGGTTTCAAATATGCAAGAGAGCGCGCGACAGGCAGACAGAGAAAAAAAAAGAGCGCGGGTCAGAGGCAACCACCGGCGACCATGTCGAGGACGACGCGCCGTATGTCGGGGTGCCACCCGATGAGGCCATCGGCGACGTAGCGCCAAAACAGGCGCACATCGTCCGAATCGCCCTCGGGCACATACACGGAAAAGCACCCGCCCCCTATAACCACGTCGACGACGCGCCAGTTTCGACCGGCAATCTTGACGCCGGCATAGTTGCGGTGCGGGCACGTCGGCAAAAAGACAAAGTCGACGACCTCGATAAACTTGTCGTCTTTATAGAGCGTATTCATGACGTCGCCGTTGTGCCAAATGTTGTGCACGACGCCATGGACCTTGCCGTGGCGGATGGGTTTCACGATGCGACCGTCGATCGTTCCTCTCGTGATGGATGTTGTCGCGCCGTTGACCATACAACCGTCGTAGCGCATGCGCAGACGGGAAATGCCGACAAAGGCTCCAGGACCCGAATCGCCAAAAGCCACCCAGCGGCGGTCGCCGTCGCGCCGAGAGGAAAACAAGTAATTGCGACCGAGTGCATCGGACCGTCCCTGATGTGCGGTTTCGTTGGCGTCGCAGCGTACAGACCAACACGCGGCGCCGTCAGAGGGACATCGCATGTCCTCTGTCCACTCGACGATTGTGCCGCCCGCAGAGTCGGTCGTTATCGTAGACACGTAGCCGCGCGAGGTTCCGTTGATCCAGTCGCAGCAAAGTATCTTGGTCGAGTTTCTTTGATAGGTTGCCGTTCCCGTAAAGTCGGTGCAGCCTTTTGGTATCGTCGACGCGTGCACCCGGTAGAGCCAGCGCCAGTCCTTGCCGGCGGCAAAGGCATGAGCAAAAGGCGCCGGAAGGTCGGGGAGCGGCGGGCATCGCGGCGGCATGCACGCTATGGCGTCGGTCTCGTTCCAAAAGTCGACGGCCATCTCGTGCCACGGATCGTCGGGGTGGTCGCGGTGAGGCCACGGTCGGGCCGGCAGGCCCTTTTCGTAGAGGTGGGCATAATCGCGCACAAAGAGGCGGCGCCAGAGGCTCTCGCACGTCGTCAGCCCGCGCAGCGCGCGGCACGTTGTCGACAGCGCGACCACACTAGCGACTGGCATGACGGCCGCGATGTCGAGTATGATCTCGTGAGGCAGGTCGACGAGCACAGTGACGTCGCTCGCAATATCCATTATCGACAGCAAAAAATGGGGCGGTTTCCGAGAGACCACAGTGCAGGTGCTCGAGACAACAAAAGTAGTCGGTTCACAAATCTTTTTTTTTCTTTTGGCAAGAGCCCGCCGCCGAAAAGACGCCAGTGTCTGCCTCGGCATCGGCGACAGCAAAGTCGCCACGATTGTGCGATTGGGTCGACTTTCTTTTTTTCCGAATGGATTATTTGTGTGGTCGTGTCATTTCCTTTTTTTTCCTTTCGTGTCGCGTGGGCGTCGTCGGGTTTGCAAATTTGGGCCGATCATGTGCGCTCGCCGGTTGGTCTGTGTCTATTCTGGTTCTTGTCTTTTTTTTTCCCAAAGAGGGGCAAAAAAGGGGCGCCGTGGTGCGTCCGCGATTTTTGTTTTTTTTGTGCGTGCTCTGGACGGCTCGAAAGAATGGAGGACCAAGAGCCAAAAGCAGAGCATCCGCAAAACTGGGTCGACCTCTTGCTGTGCGACGACGTCCTCTTTTCCGTCCTCGCGACTCACCTTGAGGCGTGGTGGCATGCGGCTGCCGCGCGCGTCTGTCGGCGCTGGCATGGCGTCCTCGCTCGGTTCGACAACCGGCGCCGCACCAGAACCGTCATCGCCGAGGCCATGCAATCGTGCGCCAACCTCGGCGCCGATGTCGATCGCGCAATCGTAAAGGCGTGGGCGGCGCGCGTCGATGCGCTCTCGCTGCGCGCCGGGCCTGCATTTGTCCATCATGGGCACGCCATCATCGGCGCTTCGACTCGCGCCGCCCCGCATTGCTTTTCGCACTGGGTGCGCGCGCAGAGACTGCCGACCGTCCGCCAATGCGACCGCCACAGTGGTCTAGATGGCGACTCTGTCACTCGTTCTTTCACCGACGCCGTCCCACGTGTCGACGGCGGCGATGACGCTGCCGCCTACGAGATGAATAGGCTCACGTGGCGATGCGCTGCGGCGTCTGGCAGGCCTGCACTCGTGCGCGAGTTGATCGAAACGGCCAGGCACGAAAACCACGGCAACACACCTTCCGAATGTGCCTCGCTCGTCAAGGACTGTCGATGTGACATTGTGCGCTGGGCAGATATGGACCTATTGGACTGGTTCGATCGCGGATTGTTGCATGATGACGACATGTGGATAGCGGCGGCGCAGGCCAACCGTGTCGATGTGCTCGACCGCCAGTGGAACACATGCCCCAGGAACGATCCTTACAGGCGCAATCACCCATACTGGGCACCGCCGCCGCCCGGATCGATAGAGGCCTCATGGGGCATCAACGGTTGTCTTTGTGCGATATGCGGCACCGCAGAGGACGCCGTCGAGGCCGCGATCAGAGGAAATGCCGTCGACGCCATCGAGTGGATGGACAAGCGGTTCTCGCAACTTGTTTGCCACCACATCGACACATACAAGGAGGCCCTCTCCTATGGCGCCATGGACGTCGTCAAGTGGATGCATCGCAATCGGGCCGACGAGGTCGCATCGTGGCTCGGATACGATCCCGCCGACCTCGCACAGTGCGCCGTCGAGGCCGACACGCCCGCGGCTCTCGAATGGCTTTCGGCCGTATGTGGGATCAGACCGTCTCGCGATCTCCTCTTGGTTGGCTACCGCGGGCACGGCCCTGGCGACATGATGTTGCCGTCCATCCCCGGCTCTGTTGCCACTATGATCTATGCCGTCGACGTCGCCCGCTGCGATCGTCCCAACGCAAAAGTAATCAAAAGGTGGACGCGCTACGATCGGCTCGATCTCGTCGACGAGGCCGTACGACGTGCGTGGATTACTCTTCCGAAGCAGTAATTAACATGCCGCTTTTGCCACATTCGTCAACATTGTCGGCGCGCACAGGACGACCCTGATACATCGCCCATTGTTTTTGTGTGAATCACATGGCCAAAGGCACCAGCCGTCGGCCAAACCCGATCCATTTTTATTTCATTTGCCGTTTTTATTTCTGTTTTTCGTGTGTCGGCTGTCGCGGTGCATGACGCAACCATGACGCATGCAGACAGAAAGAGCACAACAACAAAGAACAAGTTTAAAAAAAACCGAGACATTGTCACCTTGTGTGAAAACAGTATGCGCACGTACTCTGAATGCCGCCGACGCCGCCGGCTGTGCGCGCTTGGCAGACGACGGTAGAGACGGCACCGTGTCGGCCGCAATTGCGGCAAAAAGTGGAATCGGTCGCGGCAGCGCGCATCCACAACGGCATGTCCTTTTCACAGACGCCCGCACCACAGAGCGTGGCCTTTAGGGTGTCGATATCGCACGGCGTACGGGCGTGACGCCGTAGGACAAGAAAGGCATCGAGGTCGAGCGCGCGCGCAGTCGCGGTATAGGCTTTGGCGACAGCCGCCTCCCAGCGGGCAGTCAAGTGTCCATGTGTGCCGGCACCGTGACGGTAGAGCAAGTCGATAAAGAGGCCCGCGCCAGAGCATGCCGCCACGTGGATGGCCGGGTAACTGCATATATGGGCTCGCGACGCAGAGTGCACACCATAGTCGCCGTCGCGCCTGCCGTCGCCGCACGTCATTATGGCGAGGTATACGGCGTCGAGGGGGTGATGGTTGTAAAGGAGGGCAGCAGCCATCAATCTCGCGTCGGGGTCGTCGTTGCCGGGGATCGCAGAACGGGATAGCGGGCAGAGGCGGCCGATGGGCGCGAGGCCTCGCGAGGCGCGCGATACGTCGAGGGACCAGGCGACGATGGCACTGCGCGAGGGACTCTTGATGCAGTCTGGATGCGACCACAGAGCAAAAGTGGCCAGGACGTCGAGGCGCCTTTGATTGTCTGGGACCGCGCGGCGCCACGTGCTGCACACATGCGCTGCGACGGGTTGCCACGCGCGGTCGACGCGCTCGACAATCATCCACCACAATTCGGCAGGAAGTCCCGCGTCCGTAGGAAGACCATCGTCTGTCGATCCGTGGCCCTCCATAATATCGTCTTGCTCACAGCGTGCACTCTGTGGCTAAACAAGGGCTAAAATGTCGCAATGGAAAGAAAAAAAGTCTCGGTCGCGCGAGACGATTGCCGGGCGCGGTGCGTGCCGAGAGCCAATATCTCGGCCTCGACTTTTGGCCACTCTCTCATTGGCTCCAACTGTACATGGGACCGCCATTTTTCTTTGCGACAGGACGACGACAAGAGGGACTCACTTTGTTCTGGGCGCTCTTTTGATGTCGGCGTCCTTGTTTTCGACCTGTCCTCGCGACACTGCGCAGAAACTCTTTTCGCCGTCAACACGAAAAACAAAAGAGAAACAAAGACAACAAGACGAAATGCCGGCGATTTTGATTTGCCACCAAGGCATCGGATTTTTTGGTCGCTCTCCCTTTTCATGAGGACGCAGTGATGGTCAGCATCAGGGGCGCTTTTCGAGCAGCACGCGCACTTGAAAGGCGGTCAAGTCGCTGGTGCACGCATGGGCCTCGTCCTCGTAATCGTCGGCGTCAAAGCGGAACCGAAAGCGCCGGAATTGCGACGGCGAGACGATGCTCTCACCGTGCCGCACGCTGGGTATGCGTCCCGTTGCCCTCTCGTAGGATCGATAGCACTGTGCAGACAGGGCATGCTCTGACAACGTTTCGGTTCCGTCGACAGGATGGTAGGCGTCGAGCGAGATGCGACAGGCGAGCATCGAATCGCGCACGTCATCATGCTCGTCGTCATCGTCGCTGTCAGTGTCGCAGTCGTAATCATCGCATCGGGCGTAGCGATCGCGGCGGTCGCCGCCAATGCAATCGACCAATATGCACGTATACTGGGCGGCATCGCGGCCCGACGTCTTTTGAATCGTGACGCGAAAATGCACGCCACCGGGACTCGTGATCTCGGCCTTGGTGCTGGACAGGCGATCGACACCCAGGTGCGTCACATGCCAGTCGAGACCGTCGTCTTCGGTCGTCAACGGTTCGTTATATGCACCGGGCCGGTAAAAGACATCGCCCATTGCGTGTGTCGGGGCAATCTCTTGGCGTGCGCACGGATCAACAAGGCCAAGGAGACGACCTGCGATCCGGTCGGCGATCTCGCCGTCCACCGCGTCGCATCCAAGCACCGAGCCGACAAGGCTGGCGACCGCGGTGGGACCGTCGGAAATGGCCTGGCGTGCGGCGCTCTCGGTGATGGCGCGCATCAGGCCTCTGGAAACACCTAAAAAGGCCGCTATTTCGACGGCGTCCGCGGGCATAGCGGCGGCCCTTCCATAAAGCGCGCCGATCACCGCGGCCGCGTGCTCGGGCGCAAAGGGCAGTTTTACCGTGTAGACCCCATAAAGGGCGCGCTCGCCGTCGGGACCGCGTGTTTCGACAGAGTCGGGGTCGGTGTGCCTGAAAAAGGCCTCGAAATAGGTCGCGCGGCAGAGCACCGTCCTGTGGGCGCCGAGTCGGTGCGGGGAGGGTGCCTCTGGGGCTGACGAGCCAGCAGTTGTTACCTCGCAAAGCAACAAAACACAATCACAGGGTCCGGCGCGCACGGCAGCCGCAAACTCGTGGCCCTCTGCGATGGTGTCCGTCTTTCTTTCGGACCCCATGCTTTTCTTGTTTAAGAAAACAGTGTCCCGGCGATCGCGCCTTTTTCACACCCATACACACACACAACGAAAAGACACAGACTTGCTTTTTTTATTTTTTGTGGCAGATCTGATTGGGCAAGGACCGGTGCCTCAAAGACACGCTATCGACGTTACTGCCGCGACCGCCAAAAGAACAGGACGGACGGCTGCGTCAGGGCGGTGGGGCGAATTGATCGAGAACGGCGCGGCGCACATCGGGATGCCATCCAATCAGGCCGTCACGCACATAGTCCCAAAACAGACGCGCGTGATCCGAGTCGCCGTCGGCGGGAAAGACGCAACCGAATCGGCGATCGCCGACGCACACGGTCTCTTCCCGCCAGTGACAATCGCTCAGGATTTTGCCGGCGTAGTGAGGCGCGAGACACGTCGGCGAGCACGTAAAGCCAAGCACCTCGACGCAGTCGCCATCGGCAAAGCGCCTCGTCAAAACATCGCCGTTGGCAAAAATCGATCGTGTGATGCCGTGAGAGAAACCATGATAGGTGGGGCCCGTAACGATCCCGTCGATGCACTCAAAGGTCGTGAGCGATGTCGGACCCTTGATCGTACGCAGACCGGACTCGGTGATGCGGTTTCTTTCCCATACGCGGTTGGGGTGGCCTCGCAGCGATACTGCGTAGCAGGCCTCGCCGCACAGGCCGCGCGTGCGATGGACGGTCCCACGCTGGTTGCACGACACCACCCATCCCATGGACGGCACCGGGCTGCGCACAGTCTCTTTCCATGACGTGATGATATCGTCGCCGTTGTCATATTCGAGGACAACCACATAGTCGACTTGATCGCCAATCTCTTTGGATCGGTCGCGCAGCAAGGTGAATGGTCCGGCGTGCCACGGGTTGGTCGACGTGACCGCATGCGCCCGGTAGAGCCAGCGCCAGTCCTTGCCGACGGCAAAGGCATGGGCAAAGGGCGCCGGGAGGTCGGGCACGGGCGGGCAGCGCGGCGGCATGCACTCTAGGGCATCTGTGCCTTCCCACAGGTCGAGAGCCGCTTGCGGCCACGGGTCATCGGGATGGGTCGCGTGTGGCCATGCCTGGGCCGGCAGACCACGGCTGTAGAGGTGGGCAAAATCGCGCACAAAGAGTCGCCTCCACAGGTGCTGGTCGGCGACAATGGCGTGTAGTCGCTGGCACGTGGCGCCGAGGGCGTACGCATCGCGCGCCGAAAGAAAGCGCGCCACATGAAAGAGGATCTCGTCGGGAAAGTGCGCCCACGCTGCCATCGCCTTGTGGTGCTCTTTTTCTTTTTCGTCTGTCGGGTTTCGCTATTGCTGTGGGCGTGGTTTCTTTTTTTTTCCGTCGCGATGGCGTTGCGATTCAGCCGCACCGAGCAAAATGCCGCTGCGTCTTTTTTCCCCTTTCGGATTCGCCCAGCGCCGTATCCTTGGCACGAATTTTGGGGAGTGGGCCAATAGTTGTTTTTCTCATCATTTGTTTCAATCTTTTATTTCGTGGCGCCCCGTGGGGCCGGCGTGGATGGGCGCCATGCCGTCGGCCCTTGATGGGCGAACACAGAAAAATCGCAAGTCGAGAGCACACGCGCATCAGAAAAAAAAATAAAACGAAAAATAAAACGGGACGCAGAAACATCTCCTTGGTGAACCCAAAGGACGCCAAAGAGGTGATCTCCATCTTTAAGGGCCGCATTGGAAAAAAATGACTAGAGGACAGACAGGGAAGATATCACTCGCAGCCGGCAGTCGTGGCCGAACGGACGAGGCTGCGCTCAAAGGCGACAATATCGATGCCGGCCCGATTCGCGATCCATCGGGCGGTCTGGCGATGTCGCGGCCCATCCTTGGACAGTGCAGCGCGCAGACAGTTTTCAGGATACCATTCGCCTTGCACGCGGTCGACGCCCAAGACCAGGGTCGAGAGCATTCCCCAGCGGGCGGCGTCCTCGCACGCACCCGCCGACCACGTGCAACCGTGATCGGTAAGCATGGCGGCGACACTGTGACGGTCGACATGTGGGCCGTCGTGGGGGCGCGGACAGATGGTCTGCCTGATGGGGTCGGAGGGCAAGGGTTCGCCTGCCGACAGGGCCCACATCACAACGTCGGCATGACCACTTTCGAGACACCAACCAGCCAGTTGGTCGCCGGGAGCGTCGGGACGAGCACGCGCAACGAGCCACGCCAAGAGAGTTGCCTGGTTCCTTTTCGCGGCATCGCGGTAGGCCAGGTCGGTCATCTGGACGAGGCCAACGTCCATGAGGGGACCCAATATTCGGATCGCCAGTTCCTGATCTTCCGACTGGTCGGCACAGCCGCACCACAGTGTGCCACGGTGGTGCATGTTGCCACTGTTGATGTGCGATTGGACGACCGGGTCGTCGATCAGGCCAGAGGCAATGTCGATCCGACCCTCTCGAATGGCACGAAAGAGGATCTCCAGCGCGTCGGGTGCGAGGCCGACGACGCTGTCTCCATTGCGGCGCCGGGCCGCGTCGCGGTCGTAGAACCACATGACCATGTCCAACCGATTCCGATGCAAGGCCTCATAGATCCACCGCGTCCATTGCCAATGTCCTGCGATCCCGGCTTCGGTGGCGGCCCATGCTACTGCCCGCGCATGACCGTCGAGAACGATCTTTCTGGCTCCACTATGCACCCATGAAGCGTCGCGGCCATATGCCCAACGGAGCACCGAGACCGAGCCCGATACTAGAGCGCTATAGATCACGCGGTGCGATACCGACTGCGACCGATCGATGGCGGATTGCAGGGTGTCGACATTGTCGGTTTGGGCCAGTGCACAGAGCACGTCGATGTGACACAGATGGCCATCGTCACGCGCTTGGTCAATCGCATTCTCGTAGCCCTCGGCAATGGCCTGGGCGGCCGAGTCGGGGGTCCATTTACAGCCGCACCCGCGCAACCAGCCGACGGCATCGAGATTGCGCGCGCGCGTCGCCGCCAAGAGTAGTCCGTCCGCGCCCAGCAACAATTGGTCGTGCCCATCGAGAAGCCATTGGATCACGGGCCAGCGTCCGTCCTCTAGAGCGCGAACCGCAATGTCCAAGAAACTGTCGGGTTTGTCGAGTAGCCACGCGTAGCGTCGGACCCGAGTGAGCCCATCGCGCCACATGCGGCACACGCAGTGCGCCGCGATCCTGTCGGTGATGTGGTCCAACTCGGCGAGGATCGGCTCGATGATTTCGACCGGCAGGTCGTTGATGGTGGCCATGTAATTCCGACGACCGCGCAGGCTCGATGTGCCTCTGCTCTTTTTTTTTCCTTTCACAGCCGACCGCGACACAGTGCGCGCCTTTTGCGCAACACTTGTTTCTGGTTGCTTTTGACTTTTTTTGTCTTTTACGTTTTTTATTCTTTTTTCTCAATTGGTTGACCACGAACAAAAAAATCAACGTGCGCCACAGACCAGAAAAGAAAAGAGGCGCTCCAAGACCGCACCCAGAGAGTGCGCACGCAAAAGAGAGACGCGATACGGCGCCGCCAAGGTCCCAGATCCCAGTTTGTGCAGGAGACGCATCCCGCGCCTCTGCAACAAAGAAAAAGGGGAGAAAAAAACAGAATAGCGCGGCAAAAACACATACGGCGCAATGGCCAGCGACGATGCCTTTGCAAGACTGCCCGACGAGATCGTCTTGATCGTCTTGGTGGCCACCGGAGATGCTCGCGCGGTACTCGTGCACGGGGCGACGTCAAGGCGCTACCACGATCTGGCGTCGGACGCGTCAGTCTGGCGCCAACTGTACACAGACCGCTTCGGGACCCCGCTTCGCCAGCGCTTTTCGACCGCCGGCGGCAAAGACTGGCGCTGGCTGTATCGTGCGCGCGCTTGTGCGTCGGGAACTGTCGCTGCCGTCGTCGCCGCACAAGGACCCTACTGGGGCGACCTCGTCGATGGACTCCCGGACGGTTACGGTCTCGGCCTCGTGCCCTCGGGCTACTCGGCAAAGCATCGCACCGGCGAGGCGGCGCGCATCACCTCGATCGACATCTCTGCAGCCGACATCACATGCAAACCCCGATACGAGGGCCAGTGGCGCCGTGGGAAACCCCACGGCATGGGCGTCTGGACCTACAACGCCGATGAGACGCGCGAGGGACTTTGGGAGGACGGCAAGCGCCAGGGCTATGGCGTCGCGACACGGAACCGCGAGGCACGGGTCATGCATACCCAATGGACCGGCGACGTCCCCCAGGGCCATACTATTCTTGAATGGTCCGACGGCGAGCGCCACCAATGCCATTACAACGCCGGCGAGAACAAGCAAAGCGATCTGCACGACTATGTCGTCCACACCTGCCCGTTGGGTTCATTTTACCGCGGCGGCTGGAGGGACGGCCGACCCCACGGTTATGGTGTGCTCCGAGGCGAATCGGGCAACTGCTCCGAGGGCGAATGGCGCGACGGCAGGATCGATGGCTACATCGTCCGGACGCACCCCGACGGATTCTGCTACAGGGGCGGCTGGGATCGATTTCGTGGCTCTTACGGGTTTGGCACGTGCGCCTACCCCGACGGCTCGCGAATCGCCGGGACCTGGATCGGCAGTGCGTGTACCCAAGGCACCATCGATACCCACCGGACCGTTGGACTGCCGTGTACCGACACAGACCCGTGCGGCGCCTGTGCCGCCCTCGCCAGAGGTTTATCCTTGCCGCCAAAACCAAACACCGCTGTCATCTAGTAGAGGAATGTCACGGTAACATCCATTCCAACACAACGGCACACGACTCGGTCCGGGTTTGAATCCGTCGTGGCATGCTGCGCAGACAACAACGGGCGTCTCTCGCGTCGCCGGCGCTTGCGGATCGGTCAACCGGCGACTAAAATTCTGGGTTTTAGACGGATTGTTTGATTTATATGATTTCTGATTGGACAATTTGGAGTAGATTAGCCGACGGCTAACCGATGCGCAAGCGCTGCTCGCGTCGCCTCCTTTGCGCGCCTGTACGGTCACTGCTTTTTTGTTTTCGTCAGAAAAAATAGTGCGTGCGCCACAACATCCCGTGGCTGCCCGTCGCATCTCTTTTGGGCGCGATGCGCTCACCGAGAGCCTACGGAGAGATCGTCCGCCACAGGAATGACTCGTGGCGCCTCGCTTTGCCACCATGCAGGTCGCGCGCGCCGACGACGGCGACAAAAAACATGACCTTTGACAACGACGGCGATCCTAAAAGGCGAAATGCACAAAAAGCGACCCTCGCCAAGTGCTTTATTCTGCATGTTCTTTCTTTCTCTTGTCATTGCTCCTTTTGGCCACGGGATCGCACCAAGGCGATACATATGGGCGACTCTCGGCCTCGGTGGTCAGGCGCCCACTACATGTTCCACTTTTCCGCCAGGCGTGTGCGCATACGCCGGACGCGATCGTCGCCCGTCGGCTCGGGCAGCACAAGCGTCGTCTTTGGGTGCGCGCGCGTGCCTTGCTCACATTGGGCAATGTATTTGGAGAGCGGCCCGTCGAGGCCAGTGCCGGCGAGTGCGTCGACGATGATATCATCTGCGCGATAGATGGCATGGCGGTTGATGAGTTCCAACGCACACGCGCCCGCGGGCATCTGCAGCGCGATCAAGTTGACGAGAGGTCTTGCGCCCGCCATTGACGCGCATGCGCCCACGGCGACGGCTGTCACGGCGCCCGCGAATAGGCCCTTGAGCCACCAGCGGTCCGACGTCAAAGCAGCGGCCGCCATGATCGGCGCCCATTCGTGTTCTGGTGGGCCGGCAGAGCCGGTCGGGCGCGGTATGTGCGCTAGGCGCGACAATGTCATGCCAATTGACGACCTCCACGGCATGGCTGATACGAGCCCGTGCGCCTGGAAACCCGCACCATACGAAAAACAATCAGTCATCAAGCGCAAGAGGAAAAAAAAGGAATTTGTAACACACACACACACACACACACACACACATACGGTCCACGGCGTCCACGATACAGCCGGCTGCGCTGGCACTACTTGGACTTGACCGCGCGCATGGCCAAGCAACGCAAAGGCCTCGTGACCCAGACGCGCGAGTTGGTCGTCGATCGGGTGGCACCGGTCGATTTCCGTAGACACAGATATATCGCGGCGCCGCGGTCGATGCATAAGGCTTTGCGCAGCGGCTGTAGTGTCTGCCTGGCTCTTCTCTCTGTCTCTCTCTCTCTCTCTTTCTGCTTGCGTCTTTTTTTTCCTTCCTTTGGCGTCGGCGGAGGAATACGCCACAAGGGCTGTCGTCTGCGAATCACAAGCGTTGCTCTTTTCGCTTTGGCAGACGCGTATGCTTTTGCGCGCGAGCACAAGAAACAAACCACAACAATCGCGGCGTTGATTGTCCAGAGCGACAAGGAATTCCTGCCTTTGGGCACGAGATTGCCTTTATTTCTTTTCTTGGGCGGGAATCATGGGCGCCTCCAAGATGTCAAGGCGCAGCGCCTTTACCGAAAAGGGGCCCATGTCTTCTTATGAGGGGGGGGGGGGAAAGAGGCTGAAAAAACATCTGTGCGTCGGCTAGGTTGGAGCAGCGCGAGACAATCGCGACGCGCTGCCGAAAAGATCGAGAACCGCGAGACGGATTGCAGGATGCCACCCGATCAGGCCCTCGTCGACGTAGCGCCAAAAGAGCATCGCGTGTTCTGACTCGTCGTCGGGAACCATCACGTCCATGCGGCCAAAGGGCGTGCCGACGCGCTGCAGCCGCCACGCACACTGGTCGATCTTCAGCCCGGCGTACTCGGACCGTGTGCACGTCGGCGAGCAGACAAACTCGACACCCTTGACGAGTCGGCCGTCGTCGTAGAGGCGCGCGGACGAATCGCCGTTTGAGAAAAGCACCGCATCACGCCGTGGCGCTCCTCGTGTTGCATGGGAATGACTGCGACGCCGTCAATGCACTCGGATACCTTGACGCTCCTAGAGGGCCCTTGCAGGCGGTCGTAGCACGTCGCGGTCCACGTGCGCATGTCGCCGCGTGCGGCAACGCTACATGTTACCGCCCATCCTTTTCTCCTCGAAAAGGCGTGTGTGGCCTCTCGCCACGAGACGATTCGATCGAGCGCGTCGTAGATGATCTTGACCCGGTAGCCTTTTGTCTTGTGCCTGACGCGGTCGCCGATCTTGACCGACCGGCGATAGTTGCGCAGCGCGCCGCGCTCCTTGGTGCTCGCGCCGGCATGCACAGCAGCGGCGTGTGCGCGGTAAAGCCAGGGCCAGTCCTTGCCCGCGGCAAAAGCGTGGGCGAGCGGCGCCGGGAGATCAGCGACAAGAGGACACTGTGGCAGGACGCGCTCGCCGGCAGCGGCCACCTGGCACAGGTCGAGAGCGGCTTCAGGCCACGACCCGACACCTGCGGGTACCGTGCGCGGCCACGGACGCGCTGCGAGGCCGCGCTCGTACCAGCGCCCGAAATCGCGCACAAAGAGTCGGCGCCACAAGTGCGCGTCGCCGGTCGACTCGTGCAGTCGCCGACAGGACTGTCCGAGGGCGCAAACATCGCGCGCCTTTACCATGGTCGCCATGTGGAAAAAGATTTCGGTTGGGAGATCCGTGATCGTGATCATCGCCGCGGTCGCCATGCACTGCAATGGAATGTTTCCAGTGCCGTAGTCCAATTTGTTTTTGGCTGTAAACTCTTTCTGCTCTCCGACAGAGGATGACACGACACTCGGCGTTGCCCTTTTTTTGGTCGGGCCGCAAGAAAAGCGCGTTGTCGCATGTTGGGCCATTGGCCGCTTTTGCCCTTTGGCGCGATCTCTGGTCGACCCGTCTTTTTTTTAACAAATAAAGAAAAAACTGCCAACGAACGGGAGCCCGCGGATGTCTGTGGGCAATGGTCGGCTCTCGACCGCGGCAAGGCAAGAAAACCCGACGACACCGGCCGACCTCTTGTCGGCTGGGTTCACAGGCAAGTCGCTGTGATCTGTAGTCGGCGGTTCGACAAAAAAATCGAGGTCTGTCCTGGGCATCGACTAGTCGGGGCGGTCAGAAGCGATGTATATCTAGTGTCGGCGCCTTTGCCGCGGTGGCGAAAGGCACTAGACCGTGTTGGTCATTTTTTTGGCAAGCCATCGGCCACCGTCGGGGTGCTCCTTTTGTTTCTCTTTTTTTTTTCGTAAGGACAAAATGGAAGCCATGGGGTCAAGGAGAATGCGGCGCAGCGTCGACCGATCCAAGGACGGCGAGGCGCACCGCGGGATGCCATCCGATCAGGCCGCCAGCGACATAGCGCCAAAACAGTCTCGCGTGGTCCGAATCGTCGTCGGGTATCGTCACGGTGTGAGGGCGCACGCCTATCGTCACCTTTTCCATGCGCCACCGGCATCGGTCGAGCCTCAATCCGGCGTACTCGCGTAGAGCACACCGGGGCGAACACACAAATTCGAGGCCTTGAACAAAGTGGCCTTTGCGATACAGACCCGTAGACGAATCGCCATTTGGAAAGAAGCGCCACGCCGTTCCCTCTATCGCGCAGTTGTGCCCCGGTTCCACTTGGACGCTGCCGGCGTCGTCGTATGCGACCTCTATGTGGTCAATAGACGCTCGGCCCGTGTCGACAATGATAACGCTCCACGTGCGCGCGCCGGCATCGGCGACAGTATTGCACGTCACCAGCCACTCCTTGTCTTGAGACGCCAGATACACATTTTCTGTCCACGAGGCGACCTGACGCGGCCATGTGTAGATGACTCGCACAGCGTACGATTTTTTCGATCCGTTGGCGTCTGGATCGCCAATCTCGACTATGTAGCCGCGACGGTTGGGTGTGTACGGTTTGCCCTTGGCCGGTGCGGTGTCATCGGCCAGCGCGGCGTGGGCACGGTACATCCAGCGCCAGTCCTTGCCCGCCACAAAGGCATGCGCAAAGGGCGCCGGGAGGCCCGATTTCGATGAGGGACGCGGGGGCGCGCAGTCGACGGTGTCGGCACCCTGGTACAGGTCAAAGGCGGCATGAGGCCACGGGTCGGCCGAGTGGGTTGCGCACGGCCACGGCGCAATCGCGGGACCGCTCTCGTAGCGGTAACCAAAATCACGCGCGAAGAGGCGTCGCCAAAGATGTGGGTCGCGTGTCGACTCGCGCATCTGCCGACAAGTGACGCCAAGGGCACAGACGTCGCGCGCCGTCTGGCAAGTCATCACGTGCAAGATGATCTCGCGCGGAAGGTGCACTAGGGAAGACGGAGCCGAGGTTTCCATTCCTTGCATGGCGGTGGGTGTTGCCGTCGGCCTGCCGTTGACAAATGGAGAGGGAGACTCTGGATATGCTGTGCGTGTATCCTGCCGGCTCCTCTGCCAATACCAACGTGCGCCTCTCGTCGCACGAGCACGAAAAACATGAGGAACGCCCAGTAGGTCGCCCTCGGCCGAACCGGAAGGCACACGATTTTAAAGGCATAGCATGGGATTGGACGCGCGAGGCGACTAGGCAGCCGCCCCCAAACCTGATCGCCCGGCACCCGCTACCAACAGACAAACAACCGAGAGCCCATGGAAAACAACGACGACTACCGCACCCGCGAGCCCTCGGCCCCGTCGCCACGCGTCGACAATGGAACCAACGCGACAGACTCGGAACAGGGCAACCTGGACAATCCCCGCAACAGAGGCACCGAGATCCAACCGAGCAGCGGCGACGACGAAATCGGCGACGACGATGACGATGAAATAATTACCCTGCGCATGTTGGCGACTACAGAATGCGCAAAAGGAGACGATGCTTTTTTCATGTTTTGCGACGGCCAATGGATCAGGGTCCCACGTGTACTTTCATAAAGCCAACTTATCACACCATTTTTCATTCTTGCCGTCTGAAATGGGTCGACGACTATGCGTCGACAGCGGCCAGAAAGGCGTCGGTATCGAATTGAGCGTCGGGCGTGCCGGTGAGAATGACCCCGTCGGGACTGAAAGAGGCCGCGAGGTTGCGCACGACAAAGAGATCGGAAAAACGTGGAAAGGCAAGCGAGTTTACGTCGTAGGTCTCGCGACAGCGCAGTGGCAAGTTGTCGGCCACACCCTGATCGATCCAGGCCGCCACCCTGGCGTCCATTTGTTCGTCGTCAATCAGTGTCTCGCGCAGGGTCGACGTCGCCTCGCCCAGCGCCCTCCTCCCAAAATGGGATGCGCCCTCGGCCTCGCCGAGCCACTGGCGCACGAGATCCTCGTCGACGCCGACGATCGCCGCAAACTCGTCGGGTTCGACGATGCGGATCAGATTGCCTTTTCTCTTGCGCAAGCCGCCGCTTTCCCATCCAAACTCGCCGATGCCCAACGTCGACGAGGTGCCCAGTGCGATGTCGTTGGGGGGCTTGGCCGTCGTGGGAACATCCTTTTTACCGCGGTGGCCTGGAAACCGCAGCGGCAGTTTGTCCCGCGGATCGTCCGAGAATCGGTCCGTGCTTTCGACCCACGCGAGCAGCGCTCTCGCCGTGGCATCGCTAGGGTCGGCGAGGCCCAACGCTGGCAATATCCTCGAAGCCAGGTCGGGCTGGGTAAAGAGCAAATCGCCGGAACGCTTTTCAAAGCGATAGTCGACGGCCAGGGGGTCGCCGACGGTCCATGCGATATAGCCGTACAGGACGCACCGCACCATATCGGCAAAGATGCTTTCGTTGTCGGACGTTGCTGCGTCGATTGTCACGAGATCGCCAAGCGGCGCAGCAGATAGTGTGTCGGGTCGTGTGGACAGAAAGGGACGCGAGAGCGCGTTGCGATCGAAACGGATCTGCGACTGCATGGAAAGAATGGGCCTATGGATCGCTCTTGCGTATGGGGTCGCGCTTTCTCTTTGGTCGCTGGCTCGGCGACAGGTTGTGGAGGTCCTCGTGCGGCCGGTTCTTTGTGTGAACGGTACTCAATCTCTCGCCAACAGCCGCAGGCGGCCAACGGTAGTCCCGTGGGTTATCCAATCGCCTGCACATAAAGTGGTCCGTCGTAGAAAAGGAAAAAAAAATATTCGTGGGTCGACGCAGCCACACGCCCAACCGCAAAGAGGTGGCCCTTCTCGCTGGTTGGCTTCTTTGCAGTACAAAAAGGGGCGATCAGCGGAAGATTGGAAAGTGCTACTGCAAAGACCGCCATCTCGGCCGACTCGACGCCGGCTCCCCTTTCTGAAGCGGCGCTCTCGGACATTTTTTTTTCGCGCTTGGCCCTGCCTGCTCGCTCGGCGGCGGCGGTTCAACATGGAAGACGACGAAATCGGGATGGTGGCGGGCATCGCCGTCGGCTGCTTCCTCCTTGGGGCTGCCCTCGCCTGCTGTTGTTGCTGCCTCGTCGGCGCGCTCTTGGCGCAAAAGATGAACACGGGCCGATAGGAATACCAACACGCTTTGTTTTCGCTCATCGGCTGCGCCACTCATGTACATAAATAAAGAAAATCGCAAGTGAAAAAAAAAGAAATGTGTAATGAGCGCTTGGCGTCTCCGTCGGCCGACTTGATCCGACGATGAGCGAGATTACTTTTTTTTCATGCGTCCGTGGCCGCCACCAGCACGTCGCTGCCGATGCCGTTGTGTGCGACGATCGTTTGCAGTCCGTCGGCTAGCGGCCTATCGAAACCCCATCGGCTGCGCGCATCGACGGGTCGGCGACGCGCGACACGATCCATCTCGATCGGGACCGAGCGCGCCGAAAAAAAAAGAGAGTTTATGAAGTGGACGAAAAACATACGTGGGTCGGATCTGCGCTGTGTGTATTTTTTTCAGTGCAGTCCGCCAGTCGGATGTGGGCGGTCGATGGACACGCAAGCAGCGGCCGCCAAAAGCCGACGCGCCCTGTTGGTTTGTTTGGCTGCTGACACGGATCGGACAGGGCCGACCAATGGCAATCAGTCGATCGGGCCAGACTCGCGAGCACCGGCCAGGGCCGGTCGCATTAGCCGACCTAACAACAAAAGAAAAAAAATATTTTTTATCGTCGTGTAATCGCGCGCCTTGGCCGCTCTCCCCCTTCTTGCGCCATTGGACGGGATCGAGTCCAATGGCGCGACATAGGTGAAATAGTTTAAATGGACAGGGCGCACCGTTTATGGTTTGAGCAAGAGCGCACGACGACCCATCAGGCAAACAAACCGACGAGCATCGGCCGCGCGTCTGTCGTCAGAAGAAAGACCACGCAGGTTATTGTCCATCGTCCCGCTTGCGCGATGCAAGAGTGCGCGGTCCGTCCCGCGCCCAAGCCCGATTCACCCATCCGCAAAGCGCCCCGCCGACCGGCGGCTGCGATGCGCCGATTGCCGTATGAGGTGGCCTGCCTTGTACTGGACCAACTCGATAGTGTCGACCTGCTGTCGTGTCTGGACCTGCGCGTGTTTGTTAACGTCGACGCAGACGGCGAGCGCCGCCGCCGTGCCGAAATGCGCAGTCGCCTTACTAAAAAGAGAGACCTCGTGCGGCGCGGCGACATCGGAACCCTCGAATACATCCACGAGACCCGCGGCGCTCGGTTCTTTCTCCAGGATGTCGCTCTGGCGGCCGGCGGTGGCCATCTTAATGTCGTCCAATGGGTGTATGAGCACGCCCAGGAGGGCCATCCGTGCGGCGCCGTCGAGGCTGCAGCGGCTGGCGGCCATCTGGCGACGGTCGACTGGCTGATGCGAAAAGGGACCACAGGTGCCGAGGTCACCATACACCATGCCATCGTCAAGGCAGCCGAATGCGGCCGTTTGTCTGTCGTACAGTACATGTGCGAAAATTACAACGTGGGGCGCTACAGCATGATCCGAGCGACCACCGAGGCAGCGCGCCGCGGTTACGCTTGCATCGTCGAGTTTTTGTGCAATCGTGGGAGCAGTGCGCCCAGAGACGACGAGGTAGACACCATGGTCGATACGGCCGCCGAGCATGGTCACGCCGAGGTCGTTGAATTCCTGTACGCCAAGTTCGGCCGTTCGGGCACGTCGCGCGGACTCTTTGGCGCCGTCGGTGACGCGTATGTCGATCTCGCCGTGCGCTTGCACGACATTGACCCGCAGCGTGCGTCGCTCTTAAAGGAAAGACGCCGCGTGATCGGTGCCGACGCGCCGTCGGCGGCACTCTGGAAGCCCTACGAGGCTCGCGCGGGCGACGGAATGACGCTCTTTCACGGGCCCGGATCGTACCAGAACCACCGCATGGGCCAAAGCACCATGGGTCTCATCGACGTGGCGTGCGCGACGGGTTCACTAGACATGGTGGCCGCCCTATGGCAGCGCAATGCAGGCGCGTGGACACGTTCACTGCTCTGCTGCGCGGTCATGGGCGGCAACGCAGACATACTGCGTCACCTCATCGCCCACCACGACACCCTGCGCGCGCGGACGCCACGGTGTTGGTCATGGCATGACCTGGCCGACGCCATGGAGGACGCGTTTGTGCTCGCGAGGCCCGACCTCGCCGTGCTCGCCGAGCGTCTCTACGCGTTGCTCGCCGACGACCCGGACCATCCAGCCGTATGTCTTGCGCCACTGGCCCCCGTCGACGATGTGGCGCTTGCCGACTTTTACAGTCGTGCGCTCACAAACGGGCTGGGCCAACGCGGAATCATGGCCAACGCCGTGATCAGTGGACACGCCGATCTCGTGGCGGATCTGCGAACGCGCGGGTTTTCGATCGCGTCCGTCCCGCCGCACACGCTGGCCGAGCATGGCAACATCGACCTCTTGCGATTGCTGACCGACGACGACCTGCAGGGCTTTAACAGTTTTCTGGGGAGGAACGCACTGTTTTACGGGCGGCACGTCAACATGATCCGCTACATCTACGTCGAGCGCGGTGCCCCAGTGCCCGACGTTGCCACCGATTACGGCGACGGCGGCAACAGCGATTACGACCAGGACAGTGGCGCCGACGATCCATTTTGGGATCAAGACAATCTGGTCGCCAGTCTCGTGTCCGACCCAAACGCCGACGCCGACCTCGTCGCTGGTCTCTTGGCATGCTACAAGTCGCGAGGCGATGTGCGTGTGGGCTTTCGCATCAACCGCGTGCTTCTCGCATCCGTCGAGCACGGCCGGAGCGATATCGTCGATGCGGTCGCCGCGCGCTTTCCGTGTGTGAGCACCGAGGACCTAGCGATCGACGCGGATTTCGGCCAACAGAGTTGCGATGCGAGACTATTGGGGCGCGTGTGCGACATGTACGAATATGTCGTCTGGCGTCGATCGCGTCTCTGGGTTCACGCGGCCCGTCGCAACGACCGTGCTACCATCGAGTGGCTGTGCGATCGTAGCCTTTTGTCTACCGACCAACGCACAGATGCCATTGATGCCGCCGCCAAGGCCGGGCACCGACGCCTAGTCGAGTGGATGTGGGAGCGCGGGTTCCGTCCGTCGGACCGGTACACCCGCGCTGCCCCATGTAGACGCGACAACGACCACCTTTATGCCGATCATAACGCCGCCGAGTGCTTTCTGTCTGGTCGCGCCGAGTAAGGACCCGTGCCCGTGAGTCGCTGCTCCAGTCGGCAAACTGTCAAAGGGGGCAAAACAAAGTCATAAAAAAGCCAACAAAGCGTCTCAAAAGTGTCTACAGCCCGTTGTTTTGCCTGCTTAAAAAATTATAGACAAAATGGATAGGGACATGTCTGGTGTCGGTACTTTGACGCATCGCCAAGGAGGGCAAATAGCAGGTTGTGGGTGCTTTCGGAACATCCCTATGACTTTGTTTTGCTCCCTTTGGCCGACTGCCTGGTCATCTTCATCGTCGCAAAAACAAAGCAGCGAGGCAGCATCGTCCCGACCGCAAAGGAAAGAACAAAAGAGAAAATTTAATTGTGCGTCTCCAAAAGCCGCAGACAATGTTTGTGTCCACCTTTTGCGGCGGCGGCGACGGCGCTCTGGTCGTGTGGGCACCCGTGATCCAGGGCAAAGCGCAAGATGTTGAGCGCGCCGCGCGCCGCGGCGTACATGGGCACGCGCGCGTCCCAGGGGCATCCATGGGAATGCGCATAAACAAGACACGCATTGTGGCCTCCAGCGGCCGCTGCGGCAGTCGTGCGCTCGTCCCACGGACAGCCAAGGGATCGCGCCGCGGCGAGCAGGTCGAGGCGTCCGCGGCGCGCGGCGATCTGGCACGGAAACGCGTCGACGGGGCACCCGTTATTGCGCGCATACACAAAGCAAGCCATACGCCCGCCGTCGTGTGGCTGTGTCCTGCCATCGGGACACAGCCACCGAAAGGCCTCGGTGCACGTGCTCTCATCCCACGCACAGCCGCGCTCGCGCAAGTACAAGAGCATGGCGAGGTTGCCCGTAGCGCTGGCCTGCGCGCAGGCGTTTGAATCCAACGGGCAGCCGTTGACGTAGGCGTATTCGAGACAGTCGAGGTGGCGGCCGCGCACTGCCGCCGCGGGCGTGTCGGCACCCCACGAGCATCCGTTCTCGTGTGCGTAGCGCAGCACGTCGAGGTGGCCGTTGCGCGCGGCGATTTTGCAGACCTCTTGGTCCCACGGGTAGCCGCATTCGACAAGCGCCTGCAGCATGTCGAGTCGCCCTGCCCGTGCTGCGTACTGGCATGCATAACGGCAAGGCTCAAACTGTGCCAGGATGAGACGCGCGTGGTTGACAGGCACCCGTTGGATGACGTCATAGAGCAGCGACACGCCGCCCAGGACGGAAAGATCATACTGCTTGATCAGGTGGCAAACAATGTCCGTGTGGCCGCACTTGGCAGCGATGTTCACCGTCGACCCGTCCGGCGCGTAGCCTGCCGACAGCACGCGGACGAGTGTCGGCAGATGGCCCGCCTTGGCGGCGGCTTTGCAGAGCCGGCCGCGGTCGTTCCACAGATGGCGCCCGTTGAGAGCGCGCACCAGGCAATAGGGGTGCTTTGCCCAAATCGCCGCCTCGGCGAGCACCAAGCGCCGGGCATCGAGCGCCACCGGCGTCTGAGAAAAGGCAATACTCATGTCGGGACGACCGACACACAAGGCCGATCCCACAGCCGCGCCGTCTTGCACGATGGCACACCATCGGCGGCACACGCCCAGGGGCCCGGTCCGGCGCTCGATACAATCGAGAAACGAAAACGACAGCGCCAAGAGTTCGTCGGGGAGCGTGTCGATGGTCGTCGCGTTCTCTTTGCGATCGCCCATCATGTTGTCGAGCCAAGAAACAAAAAAAAAGGAATCTATTGGCATACCCTCCTTTTCACTGTTTCCTGTGGCAGACGCTTCAGGCGATTGGCTGGTGTCACGATGGCGGCCCATACGTGGGCGGCTGTCTTTTTTTGCGTATGTGATCGCACGCGCTCTAATTCTGAACAACATTGCCGATGCCGTCTGCGGTCATTGCCGCGCACGCCCTTTTGTGCGTGTCAGGTTTGCGGGCCCTGCAGTCCGTATTCCTGGCGTGTCTATTTTGTTTTTGGTTGGTTGACAAAGATGATGCCATACTGGTGTTTTCTCTGCGCACGCGGGCAATTTGGCGCCCCGCCAGGCAGTGCCGTCCTTTGCGATTCTTTATTCGATCGAAAAGAGGCGAACAGTGGACCGCGCACAAATCGCAAGACGAGACTTGCCATGTTTGACTCGCGCCTGTGGACAATGATCGACGAGCAGCGCCATCATCCGCGTCGGCCATCGTGGCCGTCGGTCGTACCGTCTTTGTTTGTCCAGGCCGACGGCGCCGCGGCGCCATCGTATCCGCTGTGCGCCCTTGTCGTGCTTCCCGAAAGCAGGGGCCTCTTTTACGGCGCGCTCGTCTGTCGCCCTTGGCCGAAAGGACAACAAAGCGGGAGGGCCTTTCTCGTCGCCAGCGCCGAGGTGGCCACCAACGGCCATGTGTTTCGGCAGGACCCGCTCGACTCTCATTGCCAATATGAACATCTCTCGCACTTGGCTGCTGCCCTGTCCTCTGGCGACAAGACGTACCGCCGCTGGGAACTGAACAAGCCCGCCGAGTCGCTCGTGCGTCTGGCGTGCAAGACCGCGGCACAAGCGGCAACGGTGACCCTAGGCATGGCCCCCATCCTCGGTCGCGACCTGCCCGACGAGTTTAATATAAGCATTCTACAACGCCATGTGCCCTCGGACGGACCGCCCGTTCACGTGGCCTTTTTCAACGCCCAGGATACGATCGCCCTCCTTACAGTCGTCGCGCCATCCCGCACGCGCACACACGATCGAATTGCAGAGTCGACACTGCAGAATCGCACCGCGCGCCTGCTCGCCGACAAAGTTGTCGCCAATGGCGATCTCGGCCAATTGATGCACCTGTCGATGCACCTACGCTCACTCGTTGCTGCACACACACTCGTGGGTATTGACAATCGCCCCGATGTGTTGCCGGCCCTCGCGCGCCTCTTGAACCTCGATCCCCGTGCCGAATCGTCGGTGGCGTTGACTGTCGCCCTAGCACTGGCCGTCGACGCAGCGTTATTTTCATAAAAGATCCCATTTCTCTATGAGGCGATTGTTTGGCATTGATCGACGGAATGAACAGCCAAGGACCTCGCCCGCGTGCACGAGGCGCACTCTAGACGCACCGACCAGATTCCCGGCCACAAGGCATTTGTCGCATCTCTTGCCATAGGAGAAAAAAAAAGGCAAAGAGACCAGGATGCGCAAGAGTCTCACGGGGATCGACCCCGCCTTGCCCTTTTGAGGCATTGCGGGCAAGACAAGGCCCACGGCCGCAAGTCTGCTTGGCTCGTGTTTGAGATTAGGCTTGGGTAATGCGGCGCAACTCTTTTTTTTTTTGGTTTTGGCTTGCAATAAAAATACAGAGACCCGGTCCCGGTGGCGCCCATCGGGACAAGCGCCGTCTTGGCCCTTGCTGTCCTGGGTCGCGCGCGCGAAGGATCGGTCCGTGGCCAGAGGGCAAAATGAAAATCGGCAACCTTGCCCCAGCAAACAAAAGAACAACAATAAAATGGCGAGAGGCGCCAGGCCAAAGCAAAGAGCATCCCAAGCATCCTACAAACTCCAAAGAACAAAAGCGTCATGGGCAACATTTCTCTTTTCTTTTTTTTTGTGCGTCCTCCATCAACAATAAAAAAAGGAAAGAGAAAAAAGGCACGGCCATTGCGGCGGTCAGATCGAATCGGTGCTGGTCGCATCGAGAACAATCCGTCGTAGGTCGGGGTGCCATCCGACGAGGCCGTCGGTGACGTAGCGCCAAAAGAGGCGTGCGGCCTCCGAATCGTCGGCCGGAACCTGTACATGATACTCCTCCCCGGCGGTAGTGACACGCACGATACGCCACGCGCAACCAGAGATCTTTTTGCCCGCGTATTCGGGTCGCCGGCAGGTCGGCGAGCACACAAACTCGATCACCTCGACAAACCGGCCCTTTTTGTAGCCCACGGTCATCACGTCCCCATTGTGCCACAAGGACTGCGCGATACCGTGGCGTTCGTCGTTGCAGATTGGCACGATGAAGCGCCCGTCGATTCTGTGGTTCGTCATCGACGTCATCGTGCCGTTCTCGTAGTGGTAGTCGCGTCGCGTCCCAGCATTGGACACCTCGACCTCGGCGGCCAGTCTGTGCGCGTGGAATGTCAACCAGATGCGACGTCCGTCACGGTGAAAGATGCGTTCGCAGAAATTTCCGTGTCTGCCCAGAGACGCATGGTGGTGGACGGCCTTGTTGTCGCACGCCACCTTCCACAGGACGGAACCGTCTTCGGGGTGGTGCATCTGCTCGACCCAACTGTCGATTTCGTCGTCGGTGATGGCGTTCCACAGTTTGACGGCATAGCCGCGCGGACGCCCCCTGTCCCAATCGCATCGGGTGAGGCAGCGCCATGAGTCCATAAAGGCCACGGGACCCGAGAACGAATCGTCGGGTTTGCCCTTCAACACCTTGGCGGCATGAACGCGGTAGAGCCACAGCCAGTCCTTGCCGGCGGCAAATGCATGGGCAAAGGGCGCCGGCAGGTGGGCAAGGGGCCGACATCGCGGCGGCATCCTAGCGAGCGCGTCGGTGTCCGTCCACAGTTCGACGGCGATCTCGTCCCAAGGGTCGTCTGGATGGTGTAGGTGCGCCCACGGCTCGGCGGGCAGGCCCTTTTGGTAAAGCGAGCCAAAGTCACGCACGAAAAGGCGTCTCCACAGGCTCGCGCACGTCGTGACGGCATGGAGGGTGCGACAGGCGACCGACACGGCGCCGACGCTGGCCAGGGGCAGTAGGGAGATCACCTCTAGGACGAGGTCGTCTGGCAAATCGATCAATGTTGTCGTGGGGGCAGGTGGCTCCATGGTCGTTTTTTTGTAATCGGTTCGGGCGCGTAATACTATCGTCGTTGGCGGCGGCGCTTATGCAAAAGACGGGCCGACATTGTGCTGTGCGCCAAAAGAAACAGTCGACATAGTCGCCCATTGGCCAAGCGTCGGCCTCTCGAAAAAAGGTGCGAAATAATTTGCCTTTATTTATCATTTTCTCTATTTTTCGCGCTGGGTCGACAGATAGGATTCGTGCCGCCGGTTCGCTGATGCGGCCAGATAGCATTTTGTCCTTTTTTTAACGGCCATGCTGCGGCAAAATGCATTCTGGATTGACGGTGCCTTTTATTTGGCAGCGAGCAGGTCGTCGGACGTGCGACAAGCACACGCAGCCGACGTCGCCAGGGCTCGATCGCCATTGGCCTAGAGCGAGCGGACCCACTTTGTCAGCCATCCAAAAAGATGCAGTTCCTTTTGTTTGTGTGCGGTGCGTGTTTATTTACGAGGGGATCGACGCGTCCCACTTGGCATCGCCTGTTTGCGCGCGCATAAACAGAGAGAGAGAGAGAGAGAGGCGGTCCCCCATAGATTATATGGCGACCACAGGGCCCGATCGTCAAAGGGCCTTGCTGACGTGGGCCGACCTCCCCGATGAAATGTGGACCGTCGTCTTGTCCTTTGCGGCTTGTCGGGATGTGTGTGCGGTCTCTGCCGCGTGCGCCCGACTCTATGGATGTGCGCGCGACGATGTACTCTGGAGGGCCTTGTGCGTGCGCGACTTTTCCGGCGTGCACAGTCCTCATGACCTCCAAAGCGCCATGAGCGTAATGGCGCTGTACCGGCAAACACGCGAGCGATGTATAGTCGTCCGTTCGCCGGCTGTTCCAGCCACCAAGGTGCGCCGCTCGCAGCACGTCTCTGCTCGCCACTGTCGCAACGGCCCGCGATGCGCTGATCCTTTTTTATTTTTTTTTATTCTTATTATTACTGCAGGGCGGCGGCTTTTCGTCGCGCTAGTTTGGACCCGACGACCGCGCGATCGAGCGCGAATAGCACATTCTATCTTTTTCTTTCGTAGAAATGATCATTGTTGCAGTGCAATGTCACTCAATACACGCACGAGTCTTGGCCTTGCGTCTGCGCCGACGGCGGCGTTTTTTTCGGCCGGATTCGCCCGTGGCGATCGACTGAATGCTGTCGGTCGCCGACATTGGCATCCACCACTCTTTACTGTGTGCTGCGGCAAGGTCCGCTGGGTTCACCGGGCAACCGTGTGCAATGGCATATTTGAAACAGCGGCGACTCCCGCAGTCAAGGGCCTCTCTCGATACTCGGTCGTCCCACGGGCAGCCTTGTTGGTAGAGGTAGGCCAGGCAGTCAATATCGTCAACCCGCACAGCCTCCAACAGGGCCCGATGGTCGCAAGGCCAGCCTCGGGTGTGTGCGTCGCGCAGGATGTCGATACGTCCGAGAGACGCGGCGACCAAGGACGGTCTGCCGTCGGTGGGGTCGGGCCTTGCGGCAGAGGCAAAGACGCGCCACAGGCCACCGCAAACAAGGTACACGAGGTCCCTTACGGTCCACGGGCAGCCGTTGGCCAACACATATGCGACGCACTCGACGCGGGCGGAATCAATGGCTGCCGCAAGGGTGGCATCGCTCCACGGGCGCCCATTTTCGTACAGATAACGCAGCATCGCCAAGTCGCCCCTGCGGGCGGCGATTGCGCACCAGTTGTCGCGACCTCGGCTGGCACCCTCGAATCGGCGCATGCATTCAACGTGGCCGGCCCTGACGGCGGCCAAGTCGGCAGATGCGCCTGGTCGGACGCCGGCAGCGACGACTTTTTCCACGCACAAGAGGTGTGCAGCCGTTGCCGGTCCCGTGCATAGCGGCGCGTCGAGAGACCACGGTCCGTCGGCAAACAAGAGAATACGGTCGACACAATTTGCGTGGCCGTTGGAAACGGCGACCGCCAGCGCCCTCGCGTCGCAATGGAGACCGCCTTCGGTGAGACGCACGAGACATCTGGTGTGGCCCTTTTGGGCTGCCTCAAAGCACGTCGCGCAGCCATTGATAAGCGCCGCACATAAACTAGACATGTCGGTACCGATAAGGTGCCCGTTGGGGCCTCGGCGGCGGACGTAGTCTGCATGGTTTTGGCGACGGATATAGTCGGCGCATTCTGTGTGCCCGTTGGCGACGGCAATGTGCAAGATGCCCGGAGCCCATTCCCGCGCCGAGTTGTGCTTGTAGAGTCGTCGCAGGCACGAAAGGTGACCCCTCTTGGCCGCCGCGACAAATGTCGATTCGCAGGCGTCGTAGCCCATGTCCATGAGCCACTGGAGGATGTCGGCATGCCCGTATCGTGCCGCCTTGCGGATTAGGCCGCCCAAGGCGACCTTTTCGCGCATCGCCTTTCGGCATAGATGGCGCACGCACGGTAGATGTCCGGCCATCGTGGCGCATTTCAGGGCCCTCGAAAGGCACAACGGCGTCGGCTTTGCGTGGGCGGTCATGCGAAACACGCACAGGTTCCGGATCGACGGATCGAGGCATATGGCGCGCCATCGGTGGCAGGCCTGCGCCGGTCCCGCCGCGACCTGGACGCACGAGAGCCATCCAAAGACGACTGCGAGCATTTCGTCGGGGAGGTCGGCGATCACCGAGGCTCTCATTTTGGGTCGGATACGGCCGCCGTTGCAAAGAGAGGCCGTGCTAGAGAAACAGAATACGTCTCGTTGTCTCAATAAAAAGATTTTTTTATCAATGTTTCCGGCAGGAGCACCAACCGCGTGCGGTCGGACCAATCGCCCCGCCAAGACATTTCAACGCGCAAGAAATGTGCTCTTCTTTTTTTGTCTTTCTTTTCCCGCACAAAAAAACGCTAACATTGCGCAGTGTCGACCCGCGCGGCGCCAATACGGTCGGCACAGGATGGTCTTTTTTATTTTTTTTGATTGGTCATCTAGAGCCGATAGGCGCGCAATGCGCGGGCGGCAGAGGAGTTCCCAAAAAAGTCTTGCTGCGCGACTCGGACCGATAGCACGCTCGCCCAGAAACACCACAACCTTGTCGTCGTCGATAGGGTTTTGTTTTTTTTTCGAACGAATGGCAACAAGTCCCACAACGCCGCGCCGCGCCGCTTCGCGCCCCATCGTACCCCCGACGCCTCCCGCCAGTCTTTTCCAAGACAATGCCGTCCGAGTGGTAATCGCCGCCCTGGTCGCCGTCGTGGTGGGCATGGTTGCGTGGCACGCCCTGACGAGCGCGGCGCACCTCTATGGCGAGTGCGTGGCCGACAAAAGTAAGCCGATCGCCGTCAGACAGTGCTTTGATCGCATCGCGTGTAGCGTTTCGCCCTATGCCCAGTGCGCCTTTCCGATCGTGGTCTACATGATCTACTCGACGATGACCTGGTGCACGTGTATCTTTTTGTGGCTTTTGTTCGCGCCCGTCTTTCTCTACGACTGGGTCGTCGGTTTTTTCTCTGGATAACATAATACGAAAAAAGAAAAATACATTTCTGTGTCTTGGACATTCTTGTGGGGCCAGAGGTGTTCAGCGGCAGCAAGGCAATCATCCACATGCACATGACCACCGTGGCCTCTTTTTATTTTATTGGTTTCCTGATGCCGCCGTGGCCCTACGGGCATGGGCGACAGGACAAAATCGGTACATGCTGTCGGCGTCATGCCCGTCCGAGGCAGATGTCGAAAAAAGTCGCAAAGAAAAAAAGACAGAAATAAGTGGGCAATGCACAGAGAAAAGGAAAAAATCAGGTTGGGGGTTTGGGACAGCCGATGCGGTCCAGATAGGCGAGACACGCGTGGCGTTGGCGCTCGGCGGCAGCGGCATAGGTCTTGGCGTCGTACGGCGACCCGTTCTCGCACAAATAGCGCAGACAATCGAGATGGCCGCCGGCCGCGGCGCGTTGACAGAGATCGAGAGGCCATGGGAACCGTTCCTCGTCGTGAATGTAGCGCAAAATACCGAGGCGTCCGCCCGACGCGGCCGCCTGCATACACGCGACCGGGTCCCACTCGCATCGCGGAAGACGATCGTTGGGTGGCCAAAAGCGCAGGTACGCAAACACGGCCACGTGTCCGTTGGCAGCCGCCGCCTGACAGGCTCTCTTGTCGCTGCACCAGCCCTCTTTGTAGATGTAGCGGACAACGTCAAGGTGTCCCATGGCTGCGACCTTGGCGTTGAATTTCATCGACGGCGCAAACGGCCAACCCTGTGAGCACGCGTAGCGCAGGGTCTCCAAATGGCCGTCTAGAGCCGCCACTTTGCAGACGTGATGGCTGCGGTCCTTGGGGTACAAAATGGCCATCAAGCGCAGGACGGGCACGTAGCCGACGCTGGCTGCGTCGTAACATATGCTGATTCTCTTCCACGACGAGAGAGACCGCCGAGCCGCGCTCTCGACCAGCACATCGGCAAGGCCGGGCTCCATGGGCGAGTCTGGTCGGGGACATGCCCGAGGTAAAGATTGGCGCGATCGTCCATGCTCACGGCGGCGGCGGCGCGCACACAAGGCGACCGTGAGGCCGGGATCGTCACACGTATAACCGTTTTTGCGCAGAAAGGTCACGCAGTCGCCGTGTCCCGCGGCGATGGCGTGCGGCATGGCGTCGCGATCCTCATCGCGGTAGCCCTCCTTGTCGTGCAGGAAGCGCAGACAGCCGGCGTGGCCCCTCGATGCGGCAATCGTCTTGGCTTTCGGTGTGCTCGGACAGCCGCGCGACCACAAAAAGGCCACGGTGTCCACGTGGTCTTGGGCAACCGCGGCGGCAAAGGTGCGCTCGTCCCATGGGTATCCGAGATTGCGCAGATATTCGAGTATGTCGGCATGGCCGCCGGCAGCGGCCGCGGTGCACACGTGTGTGTTGGTCTTGTCCCGTGGCGGCTGTCTGCGCAGCGCGTAATCCAAACAGGCGAGGTGGCCGTTCTTGGCGGCCTCGATGCACGTCCTGCGGTCCCAGTTGCATCCGTTCTCGCGCGCATAGACAAGGCAATCTTTGTGTCCGTTGGCCGCCGCGGCGGCGCATGTGGCCCGACCCCAAATATGGCCGGCTCTGTGCGCATGGCGCAGGCACGCAAGGTGGCCGGCAGCGGCGGCCGCCTTGCACCACGTCGACGCGTTGCGCAGGTCGACGCCCGATACACAGGGCTGCCTCTTGGACGGATGGATGTCGTCGAGTATGCGACGCCATCTCTTGTCGACGGCGCGCGGGGCCATGCCGGCGACGACACAGGGCAGGAACGAAAAGATCGTCACCAACAGTTCGTTGGGCAGGTCGTTCATGGCGGCGATGGGGTCTCTGTATTTTTTTTTCTCTTTATGCTTTGAATGCAGAAAAAAAAATAGACAATGATGCAAGTCGGCGTCTGATTTTTTCCAGCGTCGACGGGTCGGCAGATGTGCATTTCTGTTGGCAAATGCCGGTCCGTGTCCGCCTTGCGCCCTCCGCTAGCACGGCCATGCAGCGCACACATGGAAAAAGCGCGGCCGCGCAAACACTCTCGCAACGAAAAGGGACTCGTAAAGATCCAATGGGAGCACAGACGCCGACCGACGCCGGAACCATGGTGCCTTTCGAAAAAAAACCCGCGAGACCGACCTTCCGACTTTGAAAGCCGCAGGCTTTTCTTTTTTTTTCTGAAAGACAATTTTTGTGCTATCCTTTTTTTCCTCGATGGACGCGGTGTTGCAAAGGGGGAGGGCCGCGCTCGCCAGCGCCATAGTGACATGCGGGTTTTTGTGTGGCAAAAGGAGGGATACCACGCGAAACCGTCTATTTAAGGGAATGCGAATACATTGCGAGGGTGCGGACAAGATAGGCGATCGTGGGATCCGGCGCGCCCAGGAGCGTCTTCACCCTCGCGACGTATTTGATAACTTGTGCGGTCACGGCGTCGCGCGCAGACCAATCGATTCCCTGCGCGGTGCGTGCACCGGCCGTCAACAAAAGAGGGTGCATCCGATCTGGCGCGTACCAGGAGATGACATCGTCGACTGTTTTGTCAAACCGATCTGCTTTAAGATGTCTGGTGTCGTGCAAGTGCTGCCCTTTGTGTGGCGAGAGTCCGCGGCGCAAGGACGTTAGCACGCATCGGGCGCAACAGTCGATCCAGCCTCCATACGTGGAGCACACGAACGAGGCTGCCATGGCCATCCACATGCCCATGTCGACAAGACACTGGGATCGATCTCGGCGGCCGAGGGCCATTGCCAACGCCGCCGCCGGCAACCAGCACGTGAGCGGCGAATCAAACTCGGCGGTGTAGTTGAACCCGTAAGGGTAGTAGCGCATCGAAGTCATCCTTTTCGCGAGTCGCATCGAATCGTCGTCGCCGTTGATGGCGGCCGAAAGGGCAATGTGGTCGAGGCAAAAGACGAGATCGATTTGCGCCTGCTCCATAAAGGAGCAGAGTCGATGATCGAGAAGCGGCGCGACATGGACATGGCGGCGCGCATAGACCAACTGCGCGACGAGGTGTGGCACGATGCGGTAGTGGTGCCGATGAAGGCGACTGCCGTCCAATTTCCTGGTGCGTCTGTGACCATGACTCGCGGTGCAGACGCGGGAGCGCACCGCAAGTGCGCAGAGGGGTGCATAGACAAAAGGCGTGCACGTCCTCGCGCACGACAGGGCGAGCGCTGCCATGCCGTCGGGCCGACGCGTGAGCGCACCGCCGACTCCCGGAAACTCTGCGGCCGCGGCGGCCAGCGGATGGGTGTCGTCTATGGCGAGTGCGCCGCACCAACGATGGGCTATTCGGCCACGCCGATGAGGTGTTTTTTCGTCGCACGCCGCAGGGTCGCCGTGTGTCCATCTGCCGACGGTCTGGTGGTGATCGCCGGTGCCGTCGAGAATGCACTGACGGGGTTCGCTCGATTGCAGTTGGACAGTGTCGGGAAGGTTCCACATGTGCCACCACAGAGCGTCGCGAAAGAGGTCGCCGTTGGTGTGCGCGGCCTTGCACACCAAAGCGCGCGAGCCAGCCAGAAGCAAGGACGCCAGCGCTGCCGGATCAAGGTGCTCGAAAATGTAGCGCAAAAGTTCGCCCGGCAAAAGCGCCCACGGAGAATGGATATCGTCATCATCGCCCGCCGTCGTTACCGATTGCCAGTATGCCGAGATCCGATCCAGTCGCGCGGCAATGTTGTGGCATGCGTCGATGGGCGATTTGTCCAGGGGCGGCGCCTTGACTGCGTCGGTTTCTGTCGCGTCGGCCCTTTTTTCGGATCGGTGCGGGGTCGCGCCCATAAAGTCTGCCTTCCTCTTCATCGTCGGTGCCGGTCTCGTGCGCGCGCGCACGAAACAAGATGAGCCTCACGGATCGGCAATGAAAAAAAAAGAGGACCATGAGAAAACCCCACGCCAACGAAAAAAACCCAAAACACTCATTCTCGATTGCGACGGTGGCGGACGGCGGCCAATCGCGACGACTGCACCATTGTCCCTTTTTTTTGTTTTCGCGCCGACGCAGCGGTCATTGCGTGCAAGGTCTTTGCGAGTGTTGCGGTTGCAGGTCATCAGGAAAAATAGGAGGGGCCATGGCCGTAATGTGCCAGGCCGACCCTTTCGACCGGATACCCGTGGGGTTGGTCTTTTTTCGGTCCTTTTTCTTTTCGCTCGGCGTCCTTTTTTATATATCAAGAAAAAGAAACTCCTGTAAAAGATCGCCCCATCCGATGAATGGAAAGAAAAAACACACAAGATCCGGCAATAAAGATGGGCCGTGTTGGTGGTCGGCATGGCGACCTGGATCGTCCATCCCAGACCGCGACCGTGCATTATTTTTTTCTCTTGTTGGCAGGTCATCGCCGCCGATAGTCCCCCTACCGCCGCGCATGTGCGAAAAAAAATGCAGTTGGGTTTTTGGCGACAAGAGTCCCCGTGCCGAGCAGGCGCGCTCGGATCCATGAGGAAAAAAAGCAACCGACGCACAAAAAAGAAAAGAAATCAATCTTTCCTTGCCGCTGTCGTCGCTCGTGTCCTTTGTTGTTCTTTTTTATTTGGTATGTCTGCAATGGGAACCCAAACAAGGGCCACGCACAGAGGGCGCGGTTGAAATCACAGGTAGGGCCGTGCATCCAACCACTCAATGATTTCAAACGAATTGTACCGTTCCGCGCGCTTGCGGCAACGCGCAGCCGAATAGGGACAGCCGGCTTCGATGGCCCAGGCGAGCGTCGCGACATGATTGCCTGTCGCCGCCCTTTCGCACGTTCGCTCGTCCCACGGACAATCTCGCGCGCGCAGCCACCTGAGCACATCGAGGTGGCCGCCCTCGGCCGCCGCTTTGCACGTCGTTGGGCCGATAGGAAGCCCCTGCTTCACGACGAGCCATTCGAGAATAGACAGTCGACCGCGGCGTGCGGCCTCATCGCACACATTGCCGTCGTGTTTGCTGGGCCGGTAGTCATGCGCAGCGGCCCACACGAGCACAGACAGGTGGTTGTTGACGATCGCGCAGAACCACATGGCATGGTGCCACGGACAATCGTGCGCGCGCAGCCAGTCGAGCACGGCCACGTGGCCATTTTCGATAGCGAATCGGCATGTATTGGCGCGTAGCGTGCACCCTTGAGCGAGCGTCCACTCGATGATGTCGATGCGACCGGCGGCCGCCGCAGCATCACATGTGGCGTTTGTCATTGGCCTATCTTCTCGACGGTGGGCCTCGCGCAGGTCGTCAAAGAGCCCGCTGCCCGCAAACCCGGTGCACACATCGCCCCATTCGCACCCGTTTTCAGTAGCCCACCAGACTACGTGGGCGTGTCCGTGCGCCGCCGCCCAGTCGCATATGTACCACGTCCACTCGCACCCGATCGACCGGAGCCACTTGAGAACGTCGAGATGGCCTCCTTTGGCCGCATAGGCGCACGCAAAGTCGCCGCACTTGTAGCCCCTGGCGTGGTACCACCGAAGCGCGTCCAGATGGCCGTTCTCTGCCATCGTGTCGCACATCTCGTAGATGACCGGTTTAGGACGATCGCCATTAACCCATTCGATCATGTCGATGCGACCCGATGCCGCCGCCCTCACGCATACGGCGGCTGACACGTAGCAACCTTTTTCCTCTGCGAGCCAGCGCGCCAGCGCGAGATGACCGCCGCCGACGGCCGCCACGAGAAATCGCTCTTGCCACTTTTGGTCGACCTCGGGCGGCCAGGCGCGTTGGACGGCATCGAGGTCGCCTCGCGCCGCCATCTCCCCCACAAATGCGCGTTGGTCGGGGAGGGCCTCTGTATGATGCCGCAGTCGCGCTGTAATCAGGCCGCGCCACTGTCGGCAGACGCGCCGTGCCGACAAGAGGTCGAAAATATCGAGGACGCCGAGGATGGCGTCGACGATTTCGGGCGGGAGGTCATCGCAAGCAAGTCGTCGTCTCTTGGCCGTCTCAGATTCTGCCGTATTGGGGCTCGACGACCGCACAGGGTCATCGCATTTTCGGTCCAAAGCGTTGGACTTTCTTTTCATGTCGGCGGTTGTATGGTCCGTGGTCGTCTCTCGAAAAAGAAAATGGGTTTTTGGCACGGCGCGACGTACGGCTCAGGCTTTTTTGTGTGCTTTCTTTATTTCCATTGGTCCTTTTTTTACGTATGTGCTTGTGTCGCAGCCGATTGCGCGCTGATGCAGTCACCCCATCGGCGTCAACACCAAAAGAAAGGGGCTCGTGGGTCGGCGCGCAGCCGTCTGTGTGCCGCCTTCTCTGCGCCTGGCGGGCAAACCGCGGCGACGGGAAAAACCGGGAAACCAGCGAAAAGAAAAAAAGAGGCGCTATCACAAGGAAAAAGAAAAATGTTTTTTTCTTTCATTCCCCATATTTTATAAATAAAAAAAAGTGCACCCGCATCGGGCGATCGACCGCCGGCTGGCTATCTGTCTTTTTTTCTCTGTCGCGAGACCGTGAGCCGCCGCGAGGCTGCTCGCGCCAGCGTGTTGCCGCTGGCGCGCACAGCAAAAGGACAAAGAAATTGCGTTTTAGTTTTTAACGCGCCAAAAGGGCGCCCACCCCCCGCGCCGCGTAGAGAAATCCCATCCGCGCGTAACCGCCAGATCATTCACTTGCTTCATGAGTCGGCAGGAACCCTGCGATCCAGGATCGGTCGGGAACGACATCTCGCAGCAGCACAAGAGGCCATGTATGTAGACGCAGCAATCGGGGTGATCCCCCACCAAGGCCTTGTAGAGGGCAAGCGCGTCGACGAGACACCCTCGCTCTTGCGCATAGACAAGACAGTCCAGATGGCCGTACTTGGCGGCGCGGTGGCATATGCGATCGTCCCATGGACACCCACGATCGTGGGCATATGCCAGGATGTCGAGGTGGCCATACGTCGCCGCCGCCGCGCACGTTTGCGCGTCCCACGGGCATCCATTGTCGTGTGCATAGGCCACAATATCGAGACGGCCATGGGCGGCAGCCGTTGCGCACGTCAGGGGTGTCAACGCACAACCCTGTTGGTGTACAAAAGTCACAATGTCGAGGCGACCACTTTCCGCTGCTTCTGCACACGGGTCGTCGCACCAGCCGCATCCGTTTTCGCGCATGTAGACGACGACGTCGAGATGGCCTCGTCGAAGGGCGACCCCCAAATTAAAGCCGAGTCGATGCATGGAGGTGCTCCCGCTCTGCTGGTGCAGGTAGCGCACGACATCTAGATGCCCTTCCGACGCGGCCCACCCCAAGGCCATAACGTCCCGCGGACAACCGTGACGGTCGAGGTACTGCAGGCAGTCGAGATGGCCGTTACACGCGGCGGCGCAATGCGCGTGCATGGTCCATGGGCACCCGTGATCATGAGCAAAAGTCAGGCACTCTAGATGGCTCTCTGAAGCGGCCTCTAACGAGACATCAATCGTCAACGGGTGGCCCCGTTGGTGCAAGTGGGCCATGACGTCGACGTGCCCGTAAGAGGCCGCCGTGATCAAAGCCTCTGGCATCCGGACGATCCAATCATTGATATCGTCGAGGAGACTGACGAGGTCGACTCTGCCCGATCGGACAGCGGCGTCGTAGGCACTGTGCATGTTCTGGCCGGCGTAGCGTCGGCTGTGCAATACGCACGATAAAACGCCTGATTGCACGGCCGACGTGAGCACGTCGTCGGTGACCGCGCGGTGGCCGTCGTCGGCATAAAGGAGACAGTCGTAATGGCCGGCGGCCGACGCCAGGCAATGCGGGCGATCGTGGCACTCGGCGGTGAGACACGGACGCCTGCCGATAGCGAGTTGGTCCGAGGCGATCCCGTTCCACCGGCGGCATACGAGCGCTACAGGGCCCACGAGAACCGCACAGGGCAGCCACGAAAGGACAGAGGCCACGAGTTCATCGGCAAGGCGCTCAAAGAGGCTGATGTCGTCGTCCGGCCGGGGCACGACGCCTTTGTCGCGGACGTGTTCCATGACACTTTTTTTTCCGTTCCTTCCGTTGTCGGTTTCTTTACGACAACAAAAGGCGGGCTTTCGGACGGTCGGATCAGAAAAGAAAATGTTTTTTTGTGTTGTCGCAAAGAAAAAAGGCGCCTTATTGTCGGGGTGGGCGACGAGCAACCCAGAGCCCGCGCCAGTTCTTTTTTTGCACACGAAAAAACAGGTGCCCCAAAATCTCGCCGCGGCCATGAAGCGCAGGCGCGTGTAGGTCTCCTACCCCCTCCCAACCGAGGCGACCATTCCATTTTTTTCTGGCACCGTGCCGTAGCCGGCTTGCTTTTGATCGCAACCAAACCCGCCCAGACGCGGCCGTTATTCGCGCCACTGGCCTACAGACGGCCAAGAATAAATTTCGTCAATGGTCCAACAACGCCCCCAAATAGCAAGGGCGGTGCCGACAACTGCTCAGGGTGCGCACGGAAAACTCGTTTGTGTTTTCGTGCGGCGTGTCCCGTTGGCAGCGTGCCCGCAGTGGACGGCATGCGCGTCCAATGAGAAAAAAGAGCGGAAATGGACCAAAGTCGCGGGCGCCTATCACGCGATGGCGATCATGTATTTTTTTCGTTGGATGCCTCTTTGGGTGGGTTCTTCCGCCACACCATCGACGCCCACGAGTCTGGCCTCGCCGCGCCCCCTACCGACGACATGCTCGCATCAACATTGAGCCGTCTCCACGCGCAGGTTGCCGACCTTTCCGCCGACTTAGAGGCGTCACGCGGTCGGGAGCGCGAGTATGCCGCCCTCGTTGGCGCGCTGCGCCGGCGAGAAACCCAACTGCAACACGAAATCACAAACCTCTCGACGATACTCGACCTCTGCCGCGCAACCAAAGAAGAGGAAGAAGAAGGAAAAGACGTACAAGAACGAGTCGACGGCGCCATCCTTGCAGTCGAATCGACTGTTGCGCAAGACGACGGCGACGCCAACCAAACCGTTGGGGGGAGCGACAGCGCCAGTGGACCGACGCACTCGCCCGCCCATTTCGACCGCCGCTTGTCTGACACCGCCGCCGCCGACAAGTCGGCGAGTTTTGTGCCTTGCGAGGCATTGCCCCCGATCGCGTCTCGTACCCACCAGTCGGATTCGGGTCGGCTCGGATGGGAAGCCGTCGGCGACCATCTTGTCCACGCAGGAACTGTCCATGACGCCTTCTGTGGCGCAGACAATGCGCCAATATCGCCATCCGACTGTCGATGCACCGTGCGTGCCCACGCGGTCGTACACGGCGACGTCGACCAAAGTCACATCTCGCCAGAGTCGACAATCGCGAGCAACGTGCACAGTGGCGCGTCACGGAATCTCTCTTGGGCCAGCCGCCGCCGCCTGTTCGCGCTTGTCCTCGTCCTCGTCGCCGCCGCCGTCATTTTGACCGACTCGTATTGGCTCAACGGCCATCGCGATGCTGTGCCAGTGTCTACCGCAGTGGGAGACGGATGCCTGGACGCGGCAACATACGATGCGCTCTTTGCGCACGACCCACTCGACGCCGGCAATAACGCCCAACTGCCGCCGTCCTCCTTTGCATGGCGCTATCTGCTGCTCCCGCGTCTGTACCACGACGGCCACGACCCTCGCTGAGTCTTTTTGGTTGTACATCCCCTTGACCCTTTTAATGAGCGCCACTAGAGACGCGGCATATAAAAAAAAAAGAAATAAAAAACATCACCATCTGTCTTGTCTTGTGCGAGCGCGGCCGCGATTTCGGCGTTTCATCGCACAAGTCATGCGATTGAATGAAAAAGAAAAGCAGTGCTCTTTTCCCCCTCTGGACAAACCGACCAGCGCGGTCGGCATTGCTCGGAAAGTGAACCGTGCGACCCCGCCATAGGCTGCCACCGGCCGCGAGTGGGGCCATTTTCTTTTGTCGCCTCACCCACGTTGCTCTGCGCCTACGACCTTGCAGACTTGTAAAGAAAGAAAAAAAGTAGGCCGACACCAGAACCAATGGCCCCGTGGTTGGGCCGTGTCGCTTTCTTTTAAATAAGAAAAATTTGGGCTGGGTGCGATGGGCCGGTGTGTGTTTGTGCTGTCGCTCCTCGTGCTTTTGGTGGTCCTACAGGCCAGAGCATAAGCACCGCAGTAAACATGGACGGCGCCGGCGCGCGGGGACTTGCCGATATGCCCCCTGAAATCATCCTCTACATCCTAGGGCACGTGGATGGTCTAGGCGACTTGGCGGCATGTGCCGCGGCGGGCCCGCTCCTTACGGCCGCCGCGCGCGAGCGCATCGCATCAAGGGCACACGACCATTCGGCCGTCGCGCTCGTGCATGCGGGGGCGCCCTGGGCCATTTTGCATCCCGTCGTGGAGCGCCGCCCCGTTAGACCCGCCCAGTATTGGATCGTGCACGCCGCGCGCAGCGGCGACGTCTCTGTGCTCGCGTGGGTGTGGCAGCAGGCGCCGGCGGTTGAATTCTACTTTTACTACTGTCGCCATGACCATCAAGCCGACGCCGAAAAGTGCCATGATTGTGTGGCATCGTCGACCCACGATCTGCGTCCTCGCCATCACGAGATGCCGGCGGACAAGCGTCTTCGACGTCAAGTAGTTTGTGTCGTCGGCCCCGGCGTGACCGCGCTTTACGAGGCCATCGAAAGAGGACACTGGGAGGCGGTTTTCTTCTTGCTACATGCACGAATGCCCGGCAACCGCGCTCCGCGGCGCGCCTGCGAGATATCAAAGCGCCGCTTTTGGGACTCGCTGTTGGCCAAAGCAGTGTCCAACCCCACATGTCCAGTCGACATTGTCGATCGCATCCACGCTTATAGGCAGTCGACTGCCTTGGATGGGTGCTGGTGTCATCCGTCGATCATCTACGCCGCGCTGAGAGACGACCGCAGCGACATTGTGGCTCTCCTTTACGAGAGGCGATGCGATACCCTCTTGCGCGCGAGTCCCTTTTGCGATGGCGGCCTCTTTTACGAGGCCATTACCGAGGGCAGCGTCAAGATCGCCCAATGGATCGTCGACAGCGGAAACATGACCGACCATAGTCAGAGACGGCTGTGTGCGAGCGACCCCATCCACGCGTCGGTCGTGTCGGCGGCTCGAAAGGGCCACATCGGCACCGTTGCGTTGGCCTACAATCTTTGGCCGCAACTCGACCTCGGCGACGCGTTGACGGCCGCAGCATCCAACGGACACACCGACATCCTCAAATGGGCGGCCGACGACGCGCAACTCGTGCGCGGGTGGCCATCGCTGGCGATCGGATACGGGGCGGCGACAAACGGCAGAATCGACACTGTGCGTTGGCTCGCGCAAAGGCGCGACGCGCGATCGTGCCTGAGCGTCGGCGCGGCCAGGGCCATCGTGGGCGCGAGCCGACTGGCCGGTTGCGCCGACGCGCGGTCGCGAGAGACCGTCGGTCCCTACAATGCCCCAGACAGAGCCGCCGGCGTCGACATTGCTCGCCTCCTGCACGAGACTGGAATCGCTCCATTTGATCAATGGGACGCGTTGGAAACCGCCGTCGCCAGCGGCGATCTTGACATGGTCAGGCTCGTTGCCGATCACAGAGGCCAGTACAATCATCACGTGATGATTCAAGCCGTGCGCTCTGGGTCGACCAGTATAGTCGAATACGTGTGCAGTCGGTATGGCACCGAGGACGTGCAGATGGCCCTCGACGCCGTCGCCGGGACCCGGTTTGACGCGCGTGCGATCGACTGGCTGCGTGCCAACGTACCCGGTCTGTGCGTCGCAGATATTTGTGCGTGCCGGCCGGACAAGGCGCAAGACATTGGACCGTGTCTGTGCTCTGCATGCGCCGAAGCGAGACCCCGCGAACAAAAAGACGACGATCCATTGCACTTTGCGTATGATGGCATAGATGTTGCGCCCTTGGAATGTACAGACCGGGCGTCGTACCCTTGCTTTGACTAGGAAAAAAGGTCTCTCTTTTTTCTTTCTCGGTTTTGCTTACGCATCCGCCCAATGGCAGAAAAAAATAAAGCAATTACCCAGACATTCGCCGCGTGGGCGGTCGCACAACGGGAATTCGTGCGGCGCGCGCTCAGCCTCTGTTACTCGGAACCCGATCGTGCGCCCGCAGTGACCATCTGCCAATGGGCCGACCTGGTCGATGCTGCGTGACGGGAACATTCCGGCTCGCACACCCATCGTACCTTGTGTATATGTGGCCTCATGGGCCCCTGCCCTCTCTTTTCTTGATTTTTGTGGCCCATCGCCTATTTGTGTCCCACCGCTAGCGCGTCTTTTTTCGACAGATATGCGCGAGGCCTTTTTTTCTCTTGTCTGGGCCGGCGCATTGGCCGACCGCCGTGCGCGCCCTCGGCGCGGGCGCGTATCCGCGCGTATGTGCGCGTCCAACGGGTGAACAAAAGAACGAATCTCTGCCATCACAACCAGCACCATCCTTTTCCATCGCCCTTTGACGCGAAAAACGAGTCGGCGAGGCGATAGAGGATTCGAAAGAAAAAGGCAAGACCATGTCGGCGGCGGCGGCGTGCGGACCGTCCCTCGGCGACATGCCAGCCGAGATGATCGACCTCGTTGTCGCATGCCTGCCGCGCGTGCGCGACATCGTCGCCTTTTATACGGCCTTGTGCCGGCATCCGACGCATGCGCTCGTCGGGCGCGCTCTCGCAGACCCGCGACCGTTTCTACATCGAGGCGCGCCGCTCGACTTTGTCCAGGCGCTCGCCGACGGTCGCGGTCTGCCAGTGCCCTTTTGCTGGCTAAAGGCCGCCGTGGTGGGCGGACGCCGAGATGTCGTCGCGTGGCTCCACGGGGTCGCCGACGGCGTCGATCGACTAGAAGACGTCGACGTCTTTGCGCGGACGCCGGTGTCGAGCCGCCGGCGAAAGCGCGCCATTGGGCAGCCACGATGTCTCATGGCCTCGGCCTGCGCCAGAGGCCACGTCCACGTGCTCCGGTGGCTTTTGGACGTTTACAGCGCGCCGCGCTTTGCCGCAATGCCCATCTGCGACCAGAGCACGGTCGACTATCTATGCGACCAAACCTTGGCGTCCGAGGGCCATACGGTTGCCATAATCGACGCACTCCACCGGCACTGTCTGCGCGCGCCGTGTGCGTGCCCGTGGTACTCGGGCTATGTTGCGCTGAGGGCCGACCGCGCCGACGTACTCGCCTGGATGTGCGACTCGGGATGCATGGCGCGGTTGGACCCCGACGACCCCGAAACGGCCTCTGACATGATACAGGATGCCGTCGACGCCGGGTCGGCGTCTGTCATCCGGTGGATGGGCCCCCGTGCCAACTGCCGGCTAATGGCCGAGTGTATCGCGTGGGACGTTTTGGCTTCGGGCCGGCCACAGGCGCGGCGGCGCGCCGTCGACCTGGTCGTGCGGGCCGGCCTGTTTTGGCCTTGCATGGCATGGGCGTGTCCCGCCGTTCTTTTAGTCGGTTTTCGCGTGGTAGGCCGATGGGTCGACCGTCGTGTGGGCGCCGACACGGTTAATGCTTTGGCGTGTGTCGCGGTATGTCCGATGTCTCTGGCGGCCCTGTGCCTCTTGGCCTCTCGCCTGTTGCCCACAGTCTTTTCCGCGTGAAACCCATCTTTCGGTGCGCTTTTTTGTTTCAAAAAAAGGAAAGAAGAAAATAAAAATGACCGACACAAAAAAAGAATGGCGCTCGCGCCGATGGGTCCGTCGCGCATTTTGCCTTTCTTTGCGTCGGCCGCCGACCGATTCCGTAACCGAATGAAAAAAAAGGAAATACCCCAGAGCGCGGTCGTCTTCCTCTCTGCGCCGGTCGTGCTCTGAAAGACGAGGTCCCATTGGCATACAAAAGGGACGCCGAGGGAAAAACGAAAAAGGGTGCCCTTTTGGCGCTGCTCTTTTTCTTGCGGGCCCAATCTGTAGGCTTTTACGGTGGGCACCAAGGTGAAATCCATATCCAGCGCAAAGCCACAAAAAAACACACACGACACGCGATCAAAAAGATCCGGCGGCCAAGGCCGGTAAAAAAAAAGGTGAGACGATGGACGTGCGCGCAATGTCGATCGCCCTGGGGGATCTTCCGGTCGAGATTCGACACGCCATCCTATCGCGACTCGACGACCGGTCCTTTGTGGCCGCGCTCAATGTGTCGCGCCTGTGGCATGTACACAACGACGCCGAGCATGAACGACGCGCGCGACGATGGCGCGATTGCACAACACCTCGTGACTTTTGTCGCGTCGGCAACCTCGACGCCCTCAAGGCGATGCACAGTCGCTTGGCGCCCGAGGAGGTGTCCCTCTTTTTGGTCGGTCTCTGGGGTGGCGCCGCCAAATATGACCATGTCGACATTGTCCGTTGGCTATACGCGTCGGGCAGCAAGCCTCCCGTGCGATTCTTTGAGCACTATGCGACGGGTCCACGCGTTCTGGCCTGGCTGATTGCGCACCATCGTGAATACGTCACGCAACACCAACAGTCGATCGTCGGGCTTGCTGCTTATCGCGGCAGAGTCGACATTCTTTGGTTGATGCAAGACGGCGGTTTCAACGATGGGTTTGACCGAAACACGATGGCCACGGCCGCCGGCGGTGGGAATTTGGATGTGGTGCGCTTTCTTCACGAAAATCGAGACGATCCACCCTCTAGCCAGACCTTGGCGCGGGCCGCCGCCTCGGGCAATGTTGAACTGGTCACCTTTCTGTGCGAGCACCGAAATGACGGTTGCTCCGTCGATGACGGCTACATCGAGGAGGCGGCCGCCAAGGGCTACGTCGAGGTCCTGGCCCTCATCCACCGCCGCTACCCGCACTTGCGCTGGGGCGCGCCTGTATTGATCTTGGCCGCCGCGATCGGGCGCGTTGCCGTCGTCGAGTTTCTTCACCGACATCAACTCGTCGCCTGCCAGCCCGGCCTAGAGCGACACATTTGCGACGAGGTCGCCAGGGACTGGCTGCGCGCCAACGGGTGTGCGTGTTGCCGCGAGGCCACGGGCGCCGACCTGGACATGCTCCGCGATACCACCGACTCGGACACGATGGACTATTACATTTCGTTTCGAGACGGGGACGACCCTTGACGGGGTGTTTAAGCGACAATTTAATGAAAATAGTCTTGTCTGTTGCCGGCCTTTCTGGGAGGTCACGCATTCTTTTTTTATTATTTTTTTTGCGACACTCTCGTGTTGTCCTTTGCTGGTCGGCTTTGCGGCGTCAAAGGTGGGGCGTGCGCGAAGCGCAACCTTCGCAATCATCGCGGTTTGTTGTAGGCGGCGTGCGCGCCTCGCGCGATGACCATCGGCCGCTTGTCAACAAACAACAACAACAACAACAAGGGTTATTGGTCCCGCGACAATCTTTGGGTCGATCACCCTCGTCCGTTTTTGCTTTGTCTGCCTTTTCGTCAATCCTTTTGTTTGGTCACAATGTCGGGGGGGCGCCACTGCGTGTTTGGATGTCATCACGAGCCGAAAAGATACGGCCTTAATACCCAGGAACAAAAAAATGCGTGTTATTGTCCGGTGTGCGATGACGCGAATGCGAGGGCACACAAGAACTCACAGACCAAATTGGTCGACCACTGCGAGGCGCACACTCGGATCCCATCCGATGAGACCCTCGCGCACATACTCCCAAAAGAGCCTCGCGTGTTGCGAATCGTCATCAGGAACAAGGGCCGAGAGCCAACCGAATGGCGTGTGAACGTCACACATCCGCCAGCGGCACTGGTCGATCCTCAAGCCGGCGTATTCGGGCCGCGCGCACGTCGGCGAACAGACAAATGCGATGCCCTTGACGAATTTACCTCGGTCATGGAGGCGTTCCGATGAGTCGCCGTTTGAGAAGAAACAATGTACGACGCCGTGCACGAGTCCACCGTAGCGCGTGGGTCTGACCATGATTCCGTCGATACACTCGGTCACCTCTATCGAGCAGACGATGCCATTGAGACAATCGCATCGCGTCAATGCCCACCTGCGTATGGTCGTCGGAAGATTGGCACCGCACGTCACCGTCCATCCTTTGGTGCACGATTCCGTGTGGGTCGTTTCTTTCCACGAGACAACGCAGCCGGCCTTGTCGTGAAAAACCTTGACCACGTATCCGCTCGCCGCGCCCGCAACCCAGTCGCAGATCTTTGTGCGATCGGTGACATTCCGATCGTCGGTGAGCGCGCTCGCGTGGGCGCGGTAAAGCCAGAGCCAGCCCTTGCCGATGGCAAAGGCGTGCGCAAACGGCGCAGGAAGGTCGGGTATGGGTGCGCGTCGTGGCGGCATGCCCTGGGCAACACCGTTATCGGGGTACAAATCCAGGGCGGCCTCGGGCCAGGACCTAGTCGCGTGCTGCGTTTGCGGCCACGACCGCGCCGAGAGTCCTCGCGTGTAGCGAGCGCTGAAATCGCGTACAAAGAGCCGGTGCCATACGTGCTGGTCGCCCACAATTTGATGCAGCAGGCGGCATGTGGCCCCGAGGGCACAAACATCGCGCGCCCCCAGCGCGCCCGCTACGAGTACGACGATTTCTGAGGGAAGGTCGGTCACGGCGGTCGGTGCCTCTTGCATGCCGGGTCGTCTGTGTGTTGCTGCCGCGAGCGATCGGCTAGCGACAGAGAAAGTGCGCAATAAAAAAAAGGATTGCCGCCGTCCTCCCTTGCGCTGTTCTCTGGGCGTCCAATATGTGAATTTACCAATTGGGTTGTGCGGCCGTATGCGAATGAGAGAGTTTTCTTGGTGTCCTGCGATGGCCTGGTGCGATGCAGACCGACAGCCCGCCATTCGGAGATTCCAGCCCATGGTCGTTCTCTATCGGTTTTTTATTGTTTTCTTTTATCGGCGCAATAGATGGAGGGGGGGGGCGTTGCGCGCCGACGCCAGCGCGGGCGCATCGACAACATCGGTCGGACTGATTTCTGATGACAACAAATAAAAATTACCACAAAAAACAAAAAAAAGGCATGCGACAGGCAAGCGCACACGGCCAAGCGACGCGCCACAAGGGATCGCAGACGGGAGAAACGGCACAATATGGGAGGGGACAAAAAAAGAGATTGGTCCTTGTGATACAGGCCAATGTCGCAAAGCCATCATCCCGCGCCGAGTCGAGCCGGGTCTGTTACGTCGACAGTACGGCAACCTTTTCGCGCAAAAAGGCCTGTGCGGCGTGATGATCCTCGGCGGGGTGGTCGACGCACAGTCGGCAGCGCGGCTCGTCCAGCGCATCGGGGCGAAACCCGCGATCCCACAAAAACTCGACCGTCGACAGGTGGCCCTTGTTGGCGGCGGCCACCATCGCGCACGATACAGTGTCGGGTTCCAACAGGCCTCGTTCGTAGAGCCAGCGTACGTCGTCGGTCCCCCCGCGCGTGATGACCGCGTGCACGAGGCAAGTGATCTCGTGCGTGCACGGCGCGCTCCACGCGATCCCATAGCGAGCGTGGAGGTGCTTGATAGCGTCAAAGTACAATCGATGGAATGTGTGGTAGGGCGGCACATACGGCTGATCGGGAGTCAGCCTCTGCCTGACCCTCATGATCGCATCGACGGCCTCGACACTGCCCTCTATTATGGCCTGATCGAGGACGTGATCCACGACAAACTTGGGGTGCCTGATGGCACGCGCCACCGCGATCTCGTGATCGACCACCGCCTCCCTTGGCCATTGCCAATGATCGGGATCGTCGCACATGGCATCGACCAGATCGACGCGACCTCGAACGATGGCATTCGTCAACGCAGACCGCTTCACGCGCGCGCGCCCAAATTTGCGCACCCGCATGACGGTATCGGCATCGCAGTATTTGCTGGCTAGAAGCAGCATCGATGAAAAGGTCGAGTTGTTGTCACCGCGGTCGTAGAGCATCTTGACGATGTGCGCATGGCCGTTGTAAGCCGCCGAGTAGAGGACGCTGTCGTCCACGACTTGGCCCTTGTCCAACATCTGCCCGACGAGATTGGCATGTCCGTTGCCTGCCGCAGCGATGAGGCACGTGCGGTAATCGATCGGCACGCCGAGCGTGACGTCCATGAACCGAAAAAGGGCACCGTGACCGCACTCGACGGCGACGACGGCAGACGCGGGCGTAAAGTCGCTCGCCAGTACGTGTCGCCAGGCAACGGCAGCAGAAACGCTGCCCTTGCGCGCGACGACAGACATGACGTTGTGGCGTTGAAAGGTCGCCGGATCGATGCCGGCACAGAGCCGGGCATAGTGCGCATGAATAAAATCGATCATGGCGATGCCGTCAGCGTTGGCCGCCCAGCAAAAGAGGTCCGGCGTCCATCGAGCGACACGGCCCTCCCACAAAAAGTCGACAATGTCCGCGCGGCCGGTCGAGCAGGCGACGTCCAACAGGCCAAAACAGTCGCCGGCCCCGTTGGTGACCGCGGCATTACGGTAGCCGCGGTCGCTTCTCGGGTCCCAATCATAGTCGGCGCCCTTGTAGTAGGCACTGGCGTTACTGGGGCATGTCCAATAGAGGCGCCGCACCACGTCGGCATGTCCGTTCTTGACGGCCCAGAGGATGGCCAGCGGGGTGCCCTTGCCACCATGGTCCTCGATCAGATAGTCGACGACGTCCTGGTGTCCGCCCTCGGCCGCGGCGTCTACCGCTGCGTCGATCGCACCGGGGCGAATGGCAATTTTTTGGCAGAGCCACCAGACGACGTCAATGTGACCTCCAGCCGAGGCCTCTTTGATGGCCCTACACGGATAGCCGCCCTTGGCCCGCTTGTACAGCCACATGACGGCTTTCAGATGGCCACCTCGGGCGGTGAGGCTCAGGTCTTGCAAGACAAACCGCGCGGCGCGTCTCTTCCGGATGTACTTGAGCGCCGCCAGGTCGCCGGCGGCTACCAGACGGCGCTTTTTGGTGGTACGGCAGCGCCGGTCGATTCGCCACGCCTCGGCATCGACAGAAAACAGGTCCGACGCCAGAGCGCTCTCGGCGTCGCCGGCGTCGACTCCGTCGAGAATGTTTTCGACGATCTCGGCGGGAAGGTCGCGCGGGCCCGTTTCTCTTTTTGTTTCAGCGGCCATGACGGGCGCTGGCAGAGGTTACAGTATCGGCAGGAGCAACGAGGCGCGCCCCTTTTATTGTTGGGCAGATGTTCTTGAGATCAAAGAAGAAGACGGCGCCAACCATACACAACTGAAAAGAAAAATAATTGGGCCGGCACCGGCGGGTGCACCGGCGCAGTCGACGACATTTTTGTCCAATCGCAGGTTTGGTATCGCCGCAATAAAATATTTATTATGACAGGATAAAGCCTAAACAATTAGACCTCGACCACACCGAGCACGTGTGCTTTTTGTCACGAAATAAGTACATTTACGGCGAAAGCGCTGCCTGTGTCACGGTCGAGGCTGTTGCGTCGACACGCGGTGGGCTGACTCGCCCGGAGGGAATGACTGTAGGACAACAGGCGCTGGCGGGGTACTTGCGTGAATGCCGTAGAGAAGTGCCCTTATTGTGGCCGACCGTAATGGGGCGTATGTTTTTTTTCCAGTCGGGACGGAGTCGTCTCCATAGGACAGTCTCCTTGCTGACCGCCGCTGCCCGCTTGGCCTTTCCGGAAAGAGCGCCCGTCACTTGTCGCCTACAATAGCACCGATCAACACGCAAAAAAAGACCACCTTGCATGGGTCTACAACGCGTACACGGGGGCGCTCGATGGTGGCGCGACGAGATGATACAATAGTGCACCGAGTATCATATCTTTATGGCAGCCACAACCTCGCCGGAATGGTTGTTTGTTTGTAAGGAAAAAGAAAGCACTCATAAAGACCGTCGGCCGACCCTTTTTCCCCGACCCCGAACTTAGGGTGGCGCTCAATGGCCGCCACCGAGACCGCCAATGTCCTCTCAGCCAGGCCCCATCCTAGTCGGAAGGTTTGGCTATATCGGCAGGCCCATCCTGTCGGGTTGGGCGGGTTATGATCGATGCAGGATATCGCCCGGTACCCGGAAAAAAAAGATGGCATGAACGATTTCAACGCACGCAAGCAGATGGACAGCAGCGACGGCGGCCGACCACGCACGCCACGGATCGTGGTCCGGAAATGTAAGACTGGCGCCCACAGACAATAAGCCACAGTCGGCCAACAACAAAAGAAGCCCTTACTTTTAGGGCACCGCCATCAGTGTCGGCCAACCTGCGCGAGAATGATTGCTGACGATGAGCAGCCGCCGCTCAACTTGGCGGACCTGCCAGCCGAGTTGCTGGTCGACATCACAAGGCGAGCCGCCGGACGACATCCTCTACAGGCCATAGGGTTGTGTGAGGCCCACCCCACTTTGCGGGCATGGTGCGGGGAGCGCCTGGTCGACCGTGCCGACCTGACCCCGACCATACAGCGCAACCTGGCTACGATGCGGGACAAGGACGGCTCCATGTCCGATAGGGTGTCACTGTTCCAAGTGGCGCGGGCTGCAGCGCAGAGAGACGCCATGCGCAAGTGTGTGCTTTACGCCCTCTATTCGCTCTATGCAACGGTCGGTCCGAACAGCAACCCGCCAATCTACGTGCCGTTGGTGCCCTACGATTCAAACAGGAGCGAACAAGAATGGGCCGCACTTGTGGCGGGGCTCGTGCGCGGCCACGACGACAAGGCCTTTGTCGACCATGCGCAGGTTCATGGGGGCGCGCTCTCCAGACTAGATAGGAATCACTTGCGTGCATGGAACCCGCCGCAAGAACAAGACTATGCCGCAGTCGACCGCGTCCTCACGCAGGCTTTTGTGCGGGCTGTGCTAGGTACCGGCTCAGAGGCCGCCGCGCCCGCCATGTGTGCGTCGATCGACATCCGAAGGGCCTATCCAGACGATGCGAGCCTCCCCGGCGGCTTTTACGTCCGCCACGGACGACGCGGGTTCACCGAATTGAGCATTGGCAACATAATCGACTTGTGGTACCCGCATGTCGTCGGCGTCGAGTTTGAGGAAACCAACGTGCACGGAGAACCCGTCTACATTAGTGGTACGTCGATGCCCTTGCACCTGCTCTTAGTGAGCGTCGAAACCCCCAACCGACACTGTCTCGTAATGCCTTCTTTTTTTTTCTAGGAAAAGCACTTGCAGAGTGGCGCGCACGGGAGAATGAATTGGAGCGCGCCATGGACGACATAATGCGTGACGTAATGGTGCCATCTGACCAGTTCGGCGGTATCTTTCACGCTCTGCCAACCCCCACAACTTTACCAAAAGCCCGGTTGCCCCTCCTAACTTTTCTCCTCAAGTACCCTGGTCGTCAGTCGCGGTCGCAGCCAAACTGTTAATGTCTGACGAGTTATGACGTGATGCCGCCCGGTCTACCGACCCCTTTAAATCTCACCGCATGGTTCATGGCGAAGCCGAACCGACCCAAGTCTGACGCCAAAAGTGGGAACAGCCCGGTTCTTGCATCTCCCGATGTGCAGATTCACATCGGCAGGTTTCATTCTCTGCACTCGGCCAGCCACCGCATGTAAATAAAAATGTTGTCGTGACCCATCGGCTGCTTGGTCCGGTCTTTCTCTTTGCCGCTTTTTTGTCTTTTTTTTTCGGGGTTGCATGAGAAAAAACAACGGCCCATCGTCAAGACGTCGCTGTTGCCATTGCCTTGTTTTCTCGCCAACCGGCTGCATGTCCTTTCAGTATCGATCTTTCTTTCCTGTGCGATCGGTTCTGTTTCCGGCGCGAATTGCGTCGGCGCCGCGCCTTATACGGCCCCCACGCACTCGCCAGAACAAGCAATGGGTTTTTGAACTAGTCGATTTTTTAAAAAAATATATAAAAAATAGCATTGGTAGCGATGCCTCGGTGGCGCAGTTGGCGGCGCGCCAATCCCATAAATTGGAGGTCGTGAGTTCGATCCTCACCCGAGGTATATCAAAATCGCGTCTCTTTTTAGGACCGTCCGGTCAGTCGGGCAGGCTCAATGGGAGGTTTGAAAAGGAAGCAGGTGACCAACATCACCCAAAACCATATTTGCGTGCGCAGAGCGTGTCCCTTGCTAGTGAACACTTGCATGGCCTTTTGCGTCTCTGCACAGGCCGCGTCCGCACCAATCGGGCAAAAAGGGCGTGCACTGAAAACTCGCGGCGGGTCCCTTGCACGCGCGTGGGCCAATCCTCGGGGGATACAAATGGGAAAGGCAAACCGACCGATCCTCTTTTTTGTTTCTTGCCGTCCATGCAAGTCGACCCATTCGCCGAAGCGACGGCCCAGCACATGACGGCGCTGGTCGAGGCCTGCGCGCGACGCCAGGCACACCGCGAGACCCCGGAAGACGACAAAATCCTCCAGCGTTACCTCGGAAATGGGTCGTGCGAGGAGATGCTGCCTTACTATGAGCGGCTGTGGGCGAACCTGGCGGCCGACGCCGATGCGACCGAGGCCATACACGCCTACGGGTGGATCAAGCAGTGGCCGCCGACGCGCCTCGATATCCTCGATACCTACATCGACCTGGTCGGATTGCCCCGTGGGCGGCTGGAAGACGAATACGCCGATCGCCATGACGCGGCATGGGACCGCGCGCGTGGCGCCTCGCCCGAGGATCTGATGGCGTTGTTGGGTGCGGCCGCGCGCGAGCGCAAGGCGGCGCGTTATCTACCAGACGCCGCCGACACACTGCGGGCACATCAAGATGAGCAAACAAGTTTCGGCGACTGCGCGTCGTCTAGGTACCGGTATTTGGTGGTCGCCTTGTCTGTGGTTGATATCAGCGTGGCGTCATTGATCGCGGTGCCGATCGATCCGACGACTCTAGGCCAACCCGTCGTCCTCGGTCGCATGTGGAATCACCATCACGCCGCCGAGACTCTGGGGCTCCCCGGTGACTTGCCTGCGCCCCCGGCTTCCGCGCTCGCCCCGGCACTGCGACCCTTTGCATCGATGATACCGGTGCTCCTGGCGCAGGCCGCCGACGCCCAGAATTTCGCTCGTTGGCGAGGCGCCGGCTATGTGGCGCAAGAAGAAAGACGCCAAGAGGCCGCACAACGCCAGCGCACGAGGACGATCGTCCAGCGCGCGTTGGACCCGCTGCTGGCACGGCTCACGTGGATCGATGCCATTTCTGTGCTACCTCCCTCGGTCACGCCCTACCTCCCGACGAGACCCACGACCTATGGCATATATGCCTGGTTTGACGAGTGCCAACTCGCCGAGGGACTCGCCATTGCACTGGGCCGACACGCCGCAGCGGCGGCCGGACCCTATGCGAAAAGAGTCCACGCCGCCTCGGTTCCCGCAGAGCGCGATCTCGATGACGATGATCTCCTTTTGCAGACGCGAGGCCCCCATGGGCGGCGCCTCCGAGACGACGCGGTAATGGGCCGTACCCCCAATCGTCTCGACGCCCTTGTGCGTCGCACCCTCGCGCGCTCACCCGCGGCCATTGCCATAGATGCCATCCCATGGACAATGCAGGGCGACGTCGGCTTTGACGTGTGGCAGGGCGTATGCGGCGCCCCCGCCGCCAGGCGCAATCCCACCGTCGAGCGCTTTGCGCCATTGGTCGCGGTGGCGCGCGAATGGGGCGTCGAGGCCGACGAGTACGAGTTGAGGCGTCCCGAACTGTTGTGTGGACGACTCGCGCACGACGCCATCACGCACGGCATAAGACACGGCGCGCGACTCGCGCCCGACGCTTCGGCGCGCACCGGGCGACCGACAACGGCGTCTGCCGAGGGCGCGGCCATCGAGGCCGTGTGCTACGACGACCGCCCGGACCGCCCGTTTGAGCGGGTTGACGCATCGACCGTCGACGCGGCCATCGCCAAGGCCTTTCAAGTCGCCCACAGGCGCCCTCCGAGGCCTGAAGACGCAGGCTTGATCGACGCCGTCACGAACCTCGTAACCGAAGCCAACCGGATCTATGGGGTCCCGTCGGCCAGCGGCGCGCGTCTGCACACTGTCGACACGCAGGCGACGCTGGCGACGCTGGCCCTGCGCAGCGGCGCTCGCCTCGAACCCGCCGATCTGTCGGACGCCGGGCGCGCCTGTGCCGCCCTCACGCCCACATATGCTCTGGCGCCCTAGGTCGTGCTTGTGGATCACCCGCTTTTTTTTGCTCTCTTTCTCTCTGGTCTCTCGATGTTGCACGCAGCGCCATCCTGCACAAGCCAAAAAAAATTCTACGGCGCCCTTGCGGTTTTGTTGTCGCGCCATTTGTTTTTGTTTTTTTTTTCATGAAAGCAAGCGATTCCGAGAGTGACCAGAATTAGGCCGTATAAATGCTGCACGATTTATTAACGACCTAGGATATTCTGTGTGGCGGTTTGGCTCTGTAGACGAGAGATGCGGTGGCGGTCGAGCCGGCCTGGCCGAAAACCGACTGGCCGAGGCTCGGCCGACCGTTAGTCAGCATTGGCACCGGCCTCAAAGCGCCGCTGGATTTCGGCGCGCACCAGTGCATCGATCTCGGTCAAGGTAAACTTGCGCGGCCACCAATCTACCGTCTCGGGAAGACGCAGCAAGAGGGCCTTGACGGCGTCGATGCCTCCCGCGTCCTCGGTGAAAACGTGGACGTCTTGCTTTTCGCGCCCGTCGTCCCAGTTTTGGTCACCTCGGTAGCCGTTCATGGGCGAGTGCGGCAATGCGAAAAATGCGCGCGTGTGCGAATCTTCGCGGCCAATCTCGATCAGGTACCCTCCCCATCCTCTCGATCCGTTACGAGGCTCGCCGTAGAATGTGCTCTCTTTACAACAAGTCCACAACAAGTCCTGCAAGGCTTCAGGTCGCGTGCGCACGACGCCATAATGATCCAAGCCCGCCGGCCACTGCTTGCCGTCCCAGGGGATCGCGCGCACTCGGTGCTCGTCGAGTATTTTGCAGCGGCGTTCATAAAGCGCTTTTTTCATGGCGTTGTCGTTGTTGTTGTTGTGGGAACAGCAAGACAAAAAGAAACCCACAAAAAAACAAAACCACCTTGTGCGTCTGTCTGTTGTCTGGCAGCCCTAGAAAAAGGGCGCCTAGAGAAAAGTCGCCGTTTGTGTCGCGCGGGGCCAATCGGTGCGATTAGGCAAAGAAAGGGCACCGCCGAAAACAACGCGCCCGCGGCGCAATAGACCCTTTTTTGTGACCGTCAATTGTCTGTCGTGTGCCCTCTCGCTCGCCTAGGGGTTCGTAGCGGATTTTTGGAGTTTTCTTTTTTGGGCTCTGTCTGTGGCAGCGAAATAAACACAGGGTTGGCGCTAATGCTGGACAACGGCTGGCCGAACGGCTAAAACGCGTGAGTTGCACTGTCGACGCCCCTCGCATTTCGGGATAAACCCGCATTTTTTGGCTGTTTGACTAGCCGTTGCCCAGCACTAGTTGGTGCAGTTTACAGGGTCGGGCCGCAGTCGAGCCGGCCCGCTCGAAAACAGGCTAACCTTCGGTCAGCCGACCGTTAATCGGCGTTGGCGCCGGCATCAAAGCGGCGCCGGATTTCGGCGCGCACCAGAGCGTCGATCTCGATCAGGGTAAACTTGCGCGGGCACCAGTCGGTCGCCTCAGCCAGGCGCGGCAAGAGAGCCTTGACGGCGTCGATGCCGCGTGGATCGTCGGTGAAAACGTGGACGTCTTGCTTTTCGTCGCCGTCGTCCCAGTCCTGATCGCCCTCGTAGCCACAATAGGAGTACGGCAAAGCCACAAAGGCACGCACACACGAATCGCCGTGGCCAACTTCGATCAGGAATCCTTTCCAGCCCTGTGACCCGTTGCGAGGCTCTTCGCCATATAATTCGGTCTCTCGACAACGCGCGCCCAGAAGATCGCCCACGGCTTGGGGTCGCGCGCGCACGACCGCATGGTGGCGATCTAAACCCGATGGCCAGTCTCCATATGAGCGCGGCCACCGGCACGCGCGCACTTGATGCTTGTCGAGTATCTCACAGCGGCGTTCGTCCAGTGCTTGGTACATGGCGTCGTCGTCTCCGTTGTTGTCGTTGGAGTAACGGAAGGACAGGGAAAGGCGCGCAATATAACCCTAGCCTCTGCCTCTTGCGTCTGTCTGGCTCCGGGCGCTTTGACAAAGTGACGCCCAGTCAAAAATGTCGCGTTGATGCCGCACGGGCCCAATCAGTGCGTTTTGTGCGGGGCCAGCCTCACCAAGAGCGATGTTGGTGTTTGCAATAAGCCTGTCGATTTCTTTTTTTCCCCTTTTCGTTGATCCTTTCTGGTGTGTCTCTCGTCCGTTTATAGGCGCACGGCAGATATTCGAGGCTTTTGCTTTTCGTATTTGTGACGAGATGCGCAAAAAAGTCTGCATCACTTTGTGGCAGCACGTCTTTGGGCGGAAAAGGAGGGAGAGTGCATTTGTCCGAGGTGGGCCGTCGAGATGCGCTGTCGGCTGCGACGGGATTTACAAAATGTCAAATATACGGAATGTGCCCTTGTACACACGCACAGAAAGAAGGAGAACCGCCTCGGCATCCGGCAAGGAGTAGGCGCACATCGCCGACGCCACGAAAAAAGAAGGAGACCGGCACGCCGCTCGCCGCAGAATTCCACGGCCATCAAAAAAAAATAAAAAAATAAAAATTCACACTCTTGTCGCTCTACCTTTTCTTTTTTTTCTACCCTACCAAAAAAGGTGCGGTTATGGCGATTGGCATGGCTGCCAGATTAACCAATCGGGTCCGCATGTCGACACAATGGAAAAGGTCCTTTTGCGGGCATCGCACACCTTTTTATACGGCGAGCGCCTAATGGCCATCAACAATAACAAATCGACAGTAAGCGACATGCAACAGACCGACGAGCCCATTTGCGACCCGATCGACGACACGATGACCACAGACCCCATCCAACCGGCGGCGATTGCCCGTCTTCCCGATGAAGTGTTGGCGCACATCCTGCGCTGGCTGCCTTGTGCCGAGAGGACCGCGGCCGCGCAGGTCGACCGCCGCTGGCGCACGCTTGCCGAGGACGCGCGCCTTCTCGGACTGCCGCGATGTGTTTTCGACCTCGCCGACGAGGGAGAGATTGCGACATTCCGTGCCACCCTAAGCGCCGATGTCGACGGCGGCAACGGCAAGACCGCCAGGTGCACCTACATTCACGCGAGCCATTGCCCCTGCCACCAGAACCGCCTCGTCGACGCGGCCGTGGACGGCCGTCACGATCTCATCGAGCCGATCGTTCGAGGGTGTGCGCCCAAGTACAAGGCGGCATGCCTCGTCGCGGCGTCGCGCGGGCACCACAGGGTCGTCGCGGCACTCTTGCGCGCAAACCGGTCAGCCTTTCCCGACTATAACGTGGCGGAATGCGCGGCGCGAGCCGGGCACAACAAGGTCATCGAGCGCGTCGTCAACTTTTCCAAGTCTACGACGTGGCCGCTGTGCAAGTGGGCCGCGCGCGCCGGACAACTCGATACGCTGATCTACCTCCGCGAGCACGGCGCACCGTGGGACAGCCGAACGTTCAAAGCGGCGGCCAAATCGGGCCGACTCGACCTCTTTTGCTATATGCACGAGAACGCGTGCCGTCACGACTGCTCGGTGATGCGAGCGGCGGCCGCCGGGGGCCACGCCCACATTGTCGACTATGGTCTTGCAAACGGGTTCAAGTGGAAGGGCCATTGGTGCGATCGGGTCGCGGCGCTGGGCAACCATCTCGACGTCCTGCTGGTCGCGCGCACCCATGGCTATGCGTGGACGCCCGATGTGTGCAGCGGCGCAGCCGCCGGCGGCCACCTGGACCTCATCAAGCGCGCGCATGCCGACAGGTCTCCGTGGGACGGACACACGTGCTCGGAAGCGGCACGCAGAGGCCGTCTCGACATTCTCTCCTTTGCCGTCGAAAATGGGTGCCCGATGGGCGAGTATACGGCTTGGAGCGCATGCGAGGGCGGCCACCTCGACTGCTTGGTGTATGCGCACCAACACGGCGCCGCGTTGACAAACTATATCTGCTGGATCGCGGCGAGGCACGGCCACCGCGACTGCATGGACTATGTGCACGCACAAGGATTCTGCCAGCGCTCGTGTCGTGACTTTTTTCCGCCGCCCAAGGTGCGCACAGACCCTTTTTTTGTTTATTTTTCTCTTTTGCGTCTCCTTGTTTTTTTCCTTTGTCTTGGCGGTGTTCCTTTGCGGGCGAGAGCGTGCGTATTTTTGCGCCCTGCGTCGTATGTGTGCGCGCGCGCGAGCCGATTTGCTGACCCTCTTTTTTTTGATGGTGTTGCAATATCAGGGCGCGCTGTCGGGCGTGGTGAGCGCAGCGTCGACCGTTGGATCGGCTGCCACCTTTGCTGCTTGCCTGGGGCTCGTGTGTGCCGTCGAGATTGTTTCGCTCTTTCGCCCTCGCCGCCCGTGGTGATTTTACTGCCTTCTTGGCGGCGCATATGCATTTTTTTTCTTTCATCCAACAAAACCACTCCCGCAACTTAAAAAAAAGCCTGTTACAAAACCCGCAGCAGGATAGGGCGCGGCTGCGAGTGTGCCTTTTTTCTGCGCAAAGCGCCCAACCTGGAACCAGATTCGACAGAGATTGCGACGTTGATGCCATTGTGAGGGCATCGCGCCGCACGAGTTGGAGACGCGACAAAAAGGTCGGTTCGAGCGCCCTCTAGCGCTTGGTTGGAGTCTGTTGTTGGCGGATGGCCGACCAACGCCCTCGGTCGACCGAGTGGCCGTGGGCAAGTCGCGTGTCTGCCATTCCTGTTGATTGTCGAACGGACCAGAACAAAAAAAAGGAAGAAAATTACCGATAATAATAAAGAGACGTGTATGGGTGAATAAAACAGAAACAACTCGATTTATTGATTCCGGCTCGGCAGCGGGCGCGGACCCGAATACGAGCGCGATCGGTTCGTGCTCGCGCCCGCGTCCGAACAATTGTTTTTTTATTCGCCTCTTTTTCGTTTCTCATGTCGATTTTCCGCTGTAGATTGACAGACGGTTTGATTTTCAGTGGTGCCGACTAGATTCTCGCAGTTAACCTACCGTCAGCCAAAACCCAAGTACCCAGTCCGTCGAGTGTGACCGGTTAATGCCCACAAGCACCGAATGGGTTTCCCGTCGTGTCTGGGTAATAGTGCGTGAAAATTTTGCTTGTCTGTGTTTTGCGGGCAGGAGAGGCTACAAGAAATTGCGAGAAAGGCAGTCACTTTTTTTTGGTTATCGTGTCACGCGAGCCAAAAACGCAACGGCGCCAGACACGCCAAAAGAAAAAAAGGATATGGCTACACACAACAAAATAGACACGCCGGCCCACAGGGGAAAGAAAGGGCCCTGGCGCCTTGCCTTTGTCGATTCTGGGGCACTTGTTTTGGGATTCGCCCAAAAATGTGGCCATTGGTGCGCCAAGCCGTCCAATGAATGCAACGCATGTCAATAAAAAATGGCGCGTCCTCCAAGAACACCAAAAGGCCAGGGCACCCGCGGCCCGGAGCCGACTCGACCAGACACCGAGAATCACAAAAAAAAAGAAATGGAATTGCTGCCGCCCGAGGTCGTCGTCCGCGTGCTGGATTTTGTCGGCGACAGGGACTTGTGTGCGGCGCGCGCTGCCCATTCATGCTTTAGGGTGCACACACTCGACCACCTCCACCGCACCCGCCGAAACCAAAGGTGGCTCCGAATGCCGCTCGATGGCGTGTGCCGTCGCGGCCGCACCGACATATTGGCGTTTCTCTACAAACGCAAGCGTGTGCCCGTGTCGATTCACATGGCTATCGTGGCCGTCGAGAGCGGCGATATCGACGTCTTGCGCTTTGTGTGTCAACGCGACTGTAGTCGGCTCGACGCCCATCGACCTGGTGCTGTGCTTGGCCGCGCTGCAAAATTAGGCCGTCTCGACATGGTGCGGCTCTTGTGGGCCAACGGGTGGAAAGAGGGCGATGCGCTGTTGGAGGCCGCGAGAGCCGGACACCTGGACATTGTTCAGTTTCTGGTGGCTCAGGGGCGAAGCCACTATGCTGATCACGCCATCGAAGCGGCTCTCTGCAGTGGGCGCGCAGACATTGCGCGCGCGATCATCGAGAGTCCCAGTGCCGTGTTCGACGTATCTTTGGCCGTCTGCCATGCTCTCCGACACGAAAACGCGCAAGTGGCAGACCTGCTCTGGCCTCGGGTGACTCGGAGGGACCTCCAACTGGCGGTTGCCACCGAGGCCGAAATCGGATGCATCGACCTGGTGCGCTCCTTGTGCGAGCGCTTTCCCGACCTGCCGATCGACAGCCTCTTGAACAGTGCGCGCGTCCACCGTCATCCAGAGATTGTGACTTTTCTGAGCAAACACCAAAGGCGCATGCAAAGCACCGACGGTCCCGCCGAATAAGGCCCATAAAAGAAAGACCCCTCGATTTTGCGCAATCAACTCGATCTCTTTTTCCTCTTTTTTCGTGTTGTTGTCCTGGCGCCCCGCCGAGGGCCGATTTCGCCCCCCAAACAAAGCCCTGGTGCGCCCGGAAAAAAACAGGCAATACAATCGATTGTCGAGGTTTAGAAAGAAAGAGTGTTGCGATCGCACGGTCAGGCCGCAGCCGCAAAATCGGGGGCGCATCCGCCCCGCGCTCCTTTTATCCCTGATCGTTAAGTTTTTGGTCGCACCTTTTCAAAATTGCCTTGCCGGCGCCCAAAGCCCGTCGCCCGCGCCAACGATCTTGTCGAGCCAGGACGATTGTTTTTTTGATGGGGGTAGAAAGTCGTCAAACAGAAAATGGTGCGCGTGGACGGCTCCCTGTTTGTGAGGAAGGGACGACTGCTGGTTTGCCCTCTTGTTCCTTTTTCTCGATGACCGAGCATCGCCAAACCCGAGGAGGGATGGCCGACGCTCATCACAGACAAACCAGACCGCTACTAATGCCGGGCAACGGCTAGCCGGGCGGCTAAAAATTGTGGATTAATCCCGGCACGGTAGGGACGTCGACAGTGGAATTTGCGTGTTTAGCCGATCGGCTAGCCGTGGCCCACCGTTAACCGCTACCCACCAAAAAAAGTCGGACGCTTGTGTCGTCGCAACAAATACCTTTTCTGTATGGGCCAATAACAAATGGTGCCAGCGTCAGTCAACCAATAGGAAATGACGGGCACCAACTATATAACCACACAGGATCAGTATGGTTGATTCATAGAAAAAAAAGAACCCACCAGCATTCGTGCTCTACGGCACCAATACCAAACCACTCCCAGCGCGCATACTCGCCGAACTAACCGCACATAATGGACTCTTGCCAATCCCATCCCATCTGCCCCGATTCTGGTGTCCTCGCGACCACAGAACTAGATTCGACGCCGTCGACTGCGACCAAGGACCCCACAAAGGACGCCGTTGACCAACTCAACATTTTCGATTTTGATGGCACGCTGTTTCGATCGCCCGAACCCAACGCCGACAAGTGGACGCGCGCCTCGATCGCGACGATCAAAAACGGCCCCAAGGCCAAAGGTCTCGGCTGGTTTCAGGACGTATGCTGTCCGCTCCCCTTTTTTTTGGCTCTTGCACTCTTCTTTTTTCTCCTGCCCACGCCGCCGGCATGCGCCTTTCGACGTGCATTCTCGGCTCTTTTTTTTTCTTATGCTCGCGATATCGACTGTGCGTGCAGGTAATCACGCTGTGTCCGCCGTATGTGCCCGAAATCCCAGGCGGCGACTGGTGGAATGGGCCGCTGCTCTGCCGTGTGCGCGAGTCGATGGCCGATCCTCGGTCTGTCACAGGTACTGTGCACATATACACACTACAGGACTGCATGCCGCCCCCAACAAACCACGACTTTTTCTCCCCACTGGCGTTGTTAAACTTTTTGTTTGTTGTTGCGTGATGTTCGCCGGGTGAATCGGCACATAGTGCTGCTCACGGGACGTTCAGAGTCCTACCGCCAACGGATCAATGCCATTGTCGGGAGCGCAGCCCTCGTCTTTGACGCCGTCGGTACCTCTTTTCCCCCCGCCGCCCCCACTATTACTGTGTGGGATGACGCGTAAAGAGTTTGACGGGCGTACGCATGCAAACAACTCAGTGACACGGCAAAATGACCTTGTTCTCACTTGATGTCGATTGCGTCAAAACAGGACTCAAGCCGCCGTCGGGACCCAGCACGATCGACTACAAGACGCAATTTATCGCCGATCTGATCGCAAAGCACGCGCCGCGCCAGGTCAACCTGTGGGACGATCGCGTCGAGCAGATCAAGGGCTTTGTCGCTTTTCTCACGGCCAAAAAAGAGTCGAGCGGCATCGATTTCGAGGTGCGCCCGCGCTCGCCCCTTTTTGCCGGCTACAATCTATTTCTTTTTTTTAGTCAGCGCTCTTTGTTTGGTTTGTATTTTTTTTTCTACACAAACACATTTCTCACCCACGCTGGTCGCCTTGGCAGGTTCACCGCGTAGAGATTCCGCCCGTCTATTTGGCTGACAATGTCGAAACCAAACTCTTGGACCTCTTGATGGCCAAGCATGGCCGCGTCAATCTGGTCACCCGAGACGACGCCGCCGCGCACGGGATCGTCTTGTAGCATTTCCGTTGCTGGAACGCGCGTTGGGTTTCTGTTTTCGTAAACAAAAAAAAAGACGACAACTGCCTACCTGGTTTTTTATGGCATGTTTCGATTCCGGACCGTACGCCCAGGCGACAAACACAGGCGTTGGCTCCCGCACGCCAAAAGGTCATTTTGACGCACGCGCGTCCAGGGAGCGTCGGACATTGCAATCTCCGAAGACACTAAGCCATACCCCTGTCATCGGCCACTTTTCGCCTCTGGATATCGTCAGAGCGGAACAGACAAAAGGCGTGGGAGGGACAACGGCACCAGGCAAAAAGCACAAACACGCGCAAAACACAACTAAGGCGTTCCTGCCACAAAAGACGAAAAGAAAGAAATGCAGTCGCGTGTCGGTCGCTTTTCCTCTCGGTGGCACGTTCGTGCCACCTTGAGGGCGGGTCTCAAGAAAAAAAGAACACCAACAAGGCGATCGGCCGCGACCAGCAGTGGCAAAAAACCTGCCGGCGCGTCTCTCTTCTCCCTTTGCTGGGCGGGCCGGTCTCGATGATAAAATCGAGTCTCTCGTCTGGAAGAATCGGTGACGGTGCCGGCCGAGCAACCAAAAAGCACCGACAGAAACGGGGACGGGCGTTGTTGAATCGTGAATGGTCGTCAACCTGGCGCAACGCAAACAAGAAAAAAAGACGGCGGGCCGTCCAATCCCTTTTTTATGACGACACCATTCGCATCTTGAAAATGCATAGATGTCCAGTTTCGATCGAGCAACAACTGACGCCATGTACCATGTGCGCGTGCGCAACTACAACTGTCCCAAAGAGTGCAAGGACCACGACGCCGTCGACGAGTTTATGACCGTCGACCGAATCATCGAATGGATGTTTGACACCGATATGGAGGCCGTGTGTGACGGCGTCACCTGCATGTTCCTCGTCAGCATCTACGACGACAGACCGCCTCAAAAGGCGTTTGTCGCCGCCGCCGGTCGCGCGCTTTGCGACGCCAAAGTGACAGACGACGTCGAGGCAACGCTCAAGGCGTGCGCGCGAGCGACGGGCGACACGCGGCTACGCCTGGTCGACGCATACGACCAGCACATGGGCGCACGGCGGTGGATCGACCGCGTCGTGTCGTGGTGCGCCGAGCATCCCGGCAGAGAATTTGACATGGCGGGCAACCAGAGCCTCGTCGGCGTCATCAAAAAGTGCCCGTCGTCGATTGCGTAGGAACGCCATTTCGACCGCCTCCCGCATTCCACGCGCACACCTTTCTGTTCACCCGTTGCTATTCCTGTCTGTGTCTGCGCGACCGCCCGCGGCGGCCAAAAATCGGCGTCGTGGTCCTGGCAGGCCACAACGGCTCGCAAGAATGATCGCCGGCACGGCACGCCGTCCATTTTGGCGCTCTCGCCCGTTGCGCCTGCAAAAGCAGGAATAAAAAGAAAACCGATAAAAGCATTAAAGAATGGCATCTTGCCAGAATCGGACACTGTTCTTTTCAGGGAGACGACCTATTTTTTTATTGCGCCAACGCAAATTCTGGTTTTCTGTTCTTTCGCGGGCAGCATCGAGTGCCCGTCCTTTGGCTTAGCGACCGCAAGATCATCCAGATATCAAAGGAAAAAGGTTGGATTTTCGTGCGCATGCGTCCTGGCAACAAGACTGCCCACGCCCGACAGCATCTTTTTGTTGCGGCGCATGGGACGGCCCGGCCGACACATCGCGGCTGCGGCGCCGAGTATCTTTTCACTTTTTTCGGATTTTATTTTTTTTTGGCCTTGTGCGCAAAAAGGATTTTGGGCAGACGGGCCGACAATCGGGCGCAGCCTGTCGCCAGTTATCGCCGAGTCGACTGGCGATCGCAGCAACCTCTTTTGCGGCGGCGGCAAAGGGGCCCGACACAAACAAGAAAGAAATTACAATGTATTTTTTGATTGGTGGCTTTGAGTCGTCGAATCACGACACACCAGTGTCTATATGACATTGCGGAAATCTTTTCACAGACACAACCACAACTTGGACGCCGACGGCGACACAAACACAGCCGACGATCGAAACAGAGGCCGCGGAAACGGTAAAAATGTCAGGATACGATTTCGATCTCGCCACGCCCATGTGCGTGATGTGGAGCCTCGGCAGCGCGCAGATAACCTACCCCGTCTACGGCCCGGCCACTTTTGGCCTCGGCCTGTGCCGCACGACCAAGATGGCGTTGGGGAAGCGAGCACGGCGCCGCCGCACGCTGAAAGGATCGTGGCGACCCTTTGCCGTGGCGACAGTCACCCTAATTCCCATCTTCGGTGGCATCGCGGCCGGCAAGATGATCAACGCGTGACATCCAAACCCGCCTTTTGCCTTGACCGTTTTTCCGCAAAAAAGTGATTGTAAATAAAAGAATATTTGATCTTTTGCGATCCTTCCGGACCCACCGGCACCTTTTGCAAAAGGGCAACCGTGTGAATAAAAAAATGCAAAGCGCAGACCGCAGAGGAAAGGAGAATGGGCGACGCAGCATTTGGGCGGCGATCAGGTTATCCACCGAAACCTGTGGGTCCTGCTGGCGCGACTCAGAGGTCGCCATTTTTTTGCGTGCGGGTTCCGGCCTTTGGCTGGTGCCGCCACTCTTTTCCATTTTCATTTTACGGGGAAAAAAGTCATGGAAAAGCGGCGCGAGAAACAAGAAATTGGGGGTTTCCTTTCTGATTTTAAAAAATTGCGACACGCGACCGCAAGAGAGGACAGTGGCACTAGGGATGCAGGGATGGCGGCGGCGGCGGTTGCAGGCCGTAAAAAGCATAGATGACACCGCGATAGGGCGTCCATTGCGGGTGTCGACTGGTCATGTGTTCGACAAACTGGATGGCGTCGTCGACGTCGGTATAGTCGAATCCGCGCGGGTAGACCTGCGGCCAAAAGACAAAATCGGCAATCCACCGGCGACGGCCTAGATGGCCGGAACAGAGCGCGTAGAGGTGCGTGCGTTCCAGGGCGGCCGTCGTAGTGGGCGGGGGGTCGCCGTCGGCGTCTTGCGCGGTATGATCCAATTCGTGTCGGCCGGGCACGACTACCTGCCATCCGAGCGCCGTCGATAGACAAAGACCAGCAACGTCGGCGGCAGCATCGTGGCGCGAATAGCGAAAACCGTACACGACAGGCGACGGCATGCCGCCATACTCGTAGTACGTACTCTCGATCCACTGGCACTTGACCTTGTCGCCGTTGGGGTAGATGATGGTGCCAAAGAGACACGGTATGGCCTCATTGGTGTCGCTGTACGTCATCGAGTAGTAGGTCTGCTTCCATGAGTCGCTTTTCATGACGCCGCCGTTGGCCAGGTACAGGGTGCCCTCGCCGTCAATGCCCTCGCGTCCAAACTCGCCGTGGTAGATGAGCGATCCCGACAGGTCAAATGCCTGGCCCTTTGTCGGGCACCCGTCGTGGATGTTGCCGCAAAAGGCAACGATGCCGTCGCCGGTACGCACGAGGCCGGGCCCGGTCTCGCGACCAGACAGCGTCGACGACCCGGTCGTACCGATGCCTGACAGGCGGTCTTTGCCATCAGAAGCAACGCGCTCAATGTCGGTGCCTGTGGTTCGCCACGACTGCCCCGCGCATGTGCCATCGGCCGACCAGACGCCGAGTCGAATCACGTCCGCCCCGATCAAGGCGCCCTGGCCACACGCGCGCCCGTCGACGTGTTGACCCTCGAAATAGTGGTAATCGCCCTCGATGTATCGGCACGACCTGTCTGCGGGTGGTCTCGGGTCAGTGCACAGACCGCGCCCGGACCACGATATGGCGTGGCCGTGCACGTGGCCGTCGCGCCACTCGCCCGACACGCAGCGGCGCGTCATGTTTCCATCGAGGCGAGACTCGACGCCGTCAAACCGGTAGACGGCGGTGCCTATGCCTTGGGGTCGGTGCTGTTGCCATTTGCTGTCGAAAAAAGAGGGCACTCGCTCGACGTCGCCCCTATAGTCGCCCGTCAACGGGCGGCCGGGCAAGGGGATGCGACCCACGAGACAAGGCGGTAGATCGGGATAGGCGGCGAATGTGCGGGGCGGCACCGCGTTGGAGGCGTAGGCCCAGCGGTATCCTTTTGCGGCGATTACCGACCGCCAGTGGTGGGGGCACATCTCGCAGACCCCGCAACCGATGAGCGCCTCTAGGATACTCTGGGTCCTGTCTGGGGCCGGGTCCTTGTTGGCAGCGTGAACAAGGGGCGATTCGCGCACGGCCGGGTCGAGCAGTCTGTCGAGGCGGCTCTTGGCATATGCAGGCGGATCGAATTCGCCGGCGGTGGTGCTCATGCGCCACAGGCAGCCTTTGTTGCCCTCGGGACAGGGAGGAAAGTCGCGTGCATAGAAACGGCGCCAGAGTCTGTCGTCGAGGCAGATGTCGCGCATTTGCCGAGAGGTGCGGCCCAAGGCCGCGACAGCCGCCAAAGGCAGATGGCTGGCGACGTGAGCCAGGATTTCGTCGGGCAGGTCACCCAACAGAGTCGAGGGTTTTTCGCGAGCCTCTTGCGCACTGACGATATTCCCAGAGGGCATGGCGAATCGAGCGCGTAGGCGATCCTCACGCGCTGAATCGTCGTCGCAAGAGGATGGCCTCTTGCGGTGGCGCCCGTCGTCCATCTTTCTTTTTCGTGTCGGTGTGGTCTGACGTGCCTGGCGGCGGTGCCCCAGCCTTTTTTGTTTCTCCTTTGGATCGGGTCGCGACGCGGGTTACGCAACAAAAAAGAAAACTCGCCAATCCCAACGCGCTCTGTCGACCAGTAAAGAAAATCTTTTGCGTTGGCTTTTCTATCGTCCACAAGCCGCCAAAAAATGCAAAAGTGTGTAGCCTGTAATGGGGGCGCAAAAATGTCTGCGTCCTGCAGGCGCGCACTTGCCCGCGTGTTTTGGTTGACGTGCTTTTGGTCGCGCAAAAAGTCTGCAGACCGGCGAGGCGACGACGAGAGTGTGTTGCAAAAGTCGAATTCGGTCAGTGTATTTTTCCTATTGGACGGGTCCGATAGGACAAAAAGGCAGAAAAAGTCACCTAGAGAGCGCCGTCTCTGGCGGCAATGACGGCGCGGATGGCGGCGACAAAGGCGGCCTGTTGGGCTGGCCCAAAGGCCTGCTCCGAGCGACCTGAGAGCACGTATGTGGCCATCTGGTCAAACTGGCGCAACCGAGGATCGGCCGGATAAAAGACGCGTCCCTGATAGGGGGCATCCTCGGCGGGCTCGATGACCGTCCACTCGCACTCCTCAATGATGATGTCGGTATCGAATCCCCATGCTCCGTTGTTCGAGGCGATTTTGAGGCGCGTGATCACCTGTCCAAGATCGGGTCGGTGAGCCAGGTAGACGCGATCGCCGCCGGTCATGCTGCATACACACACGCCGTCGGCGCCATCCGGCTTCCACAGAGGCGGTGTTGTCTTGATATTGTGCCGCAGGGGTCCACGGCGCGCGGACCAATCACGATGAGATGCCGGCACATAGTGGCAGACGTGGCCGCGCGATTTGCCATCGGGCGCCGTCGTGTGCCACATACAGGCAAAGACCTTGCCGCCCGGCCGCCGGAGCCAGGCAAAGGTTCGGCTCGACGGGCACCAGTCGCGAAAGTAACCGTGCGTCATCGTGCCGTACTCCCATAGGCCCTCAAACGTTGTCTTTTGTTTTGCGCAAAAGACGATGGCATACCCGTGCGCGGTCCAAAGTCCGGCGCGCTTGACGACCTGGCCGCGCACACGCCATCCAATGTCGTCGCGGGCGACCGTACCCAGCGATTCGCCGTCGGAACAGGCCCAGCGCTCGCGGTCGATCGAGTCGGGATGGGTCTCGCACAAGAGGGCAAAAGAGAGCGCGCCGCCAAAGCGCGCGATCACCGAGGCCTTGCGGGCGCGCCACTTGGCGGCCGTCTCGGGTGCAGCGAGCGGATCGCATATCAGCAGCGCACCGCGCGGCACCGTGTCGACATAGGCGTCGCCGCCAAAGGGGTTGACATAGACTGGCACGCGACACAGAGGGGGCGGCCGAGGAGGCGCCGGAATCGACGAGGTGCGATCCATGCCGGCATCGGTAAGACGAGCGCCGAGAGTCGCCGTGGGCAAACAGGTCGGCTCGACCGATTCGCGCTCGATCGATTCGCGTTGGGTCGCTGCGTGCGCCCGTCGGCGGCGCGTGGTTTCGCTTTCCTCGACAACGTCGGGTGACTCGGTCGAGAGTGGTCGGCCTGTTGGCGCATCGTCGGACGTACGGGTCCGTGGCGCAACAAGGCAGAATCGCGCGAGCCTGGCGAGGTAAAGTGCCGCGTAGAGGCACAGTGCCAGCACGACGCACCGAGCATCGTCGTCAACCCACGGCGCCGCCCCGACGACGAGCGCCCACGCTACCGCGCAGCCTATCGCCGCCGCGCACAGGTACCAAGAGAAAAGCAGACGCCGAGAGGACATGGGTGTAGGGCGCAAAAGATGTGTTGGCGATGCAGGCGCGGCGCGTTGGGCTCTCTCTTTATTTTGGAGTCTATGGAAACAAACCCGGTGGTGTACCCGAAAGGTGTATCTGGCCGGCGCTCTGGGTTGGACCGTTGGTGTATGGTTTTTTGGCGTCGACCGCCGATTGGCTTGCCGGATGGGGCGCGTGCACGCCGCCCTTGTATTCGCTTGTTTCGGCTGCATTGGCCTCGTGAAAAAGTAAGGAAAGACAAAGTGCTTCCTCATTGTCCACAGAGAGAGTGTACATTGTGGGGCCGCTTGCGAATCGGTTAGCCGACGACTAGTGTCCGGGATTTTAGAGGGATTATTTGATTTATGGGATTTGAGATTGGATAATTTGGTGCAAATTAGTCGATGGCTGACCGGCGCGCGGGACTGGGCCGTGTCGGTGTTGCACAGCCCGCCGGCTCTAGTCGGCGTGGTGCTGTGCCAACGGCCCGTTCTTTCGATTTTTTCTTTCAGCAAGCACTGATAAAATACGATTTAATAATTGGGATTGAGCGAAAATGGAAAGAACGGCCCGTTTGCACGAGGTCAGTGTGTTACCGGACGGCCAAATCGTTGGTGCCTTTTCTCTTTCCTTTTTTTTTCGATCGAGACCGACGCGCGTGCCAGAGGAACCGGTTCTTTGCAACGGCCTGCCAATTACCAACAACACTGTTTTATTTATTTGGTTGTTGCAAAGAAAAAACACAAAAAACCAAGAGGCTGCGCTTAGTTGGCGGAGAAAAAGAGGGGGCTGTCTTGCGGTTGGGTCTTTGAAGGAGCGGGCGTGCCCTTGGGACGACGGCGGCGGTGGTTGCGGCTGCGCCGCTTTTTGGGGCCGGGATCGCGCTCGATGCGCACCATCTCGCCGCTCACGACCTTGTAGCGCTCGCGGAGAAAGGCAACCACTTGCGGGTTGGGTGACGTCAGCGCCTTTTTGGTGCACCCCTCGGTGCGATTGTCATGGAGAAAAGTCACCACATCGAGGTGGACCGACTGGGCGGCCAGGGTCATGGCCATGGAGGTGCAACGCGCAATGCCGGCCTGCTGCAGAAAATGGATCATATTGAGATGGCCATTGCCTGCAGCCTCGTCCATGTCCTCTGGTCGGCATTTGTTGATGCCGTGAGAGTGCAGGTATGCGGCGACATTGCAGTGGCCTTTCGCGATCGCCTCGTTCATGGCCGACTGCGTCAACGGAACTTGCGCCCTTTCGTGCAGAAACAATATCACGTCCATATGGCCGTAGCGTGCCGCGGCATCGAGAGCGGCATGTGGTGGCACGGCGCATTCGGGGCGATTGCGGTAGAGCCATTTCACCATGTCGATATGGCCGCCTCGCGCGGCGCCAACAATGGCCCACGGAGTGCAGCCTTCTGTTCGATTGGCGTGCAGAAACTCGACGACGTCGAGATGGCCGCCGGCCGCAGCACCGTCCATAGCATGGGCCGTACAACCGTCGGTGCGGTTGGCGTGCAGAAACTCGACGACGTCGAGATGGCCGCCGGCAGCAGCACTGTTCATAATGTTGGTCGTCCCAAAGGTACCGGCCATGCCAAAGCGCCCGCTTTTGTGTACGGCGTTGCCGAGCGAATCGATTGTGCGTCCGTCGACTGTAACAAAATAGTCTTGCATCGATTCGATTTCGTCTAGGGCGCCGCGCGACCGAGTCTCCAAGAGGACCCCCTGTGTCGGACAAAGTGCATACCCGTGGAGAAGAACGACAACGTCCAGGCGACCGCTGGCGGCGGCTTGAGCCATGTGGCATATCGAAAATGGAGCGCCATAGTCGCACAGTGCGCGCACTGCGACCGCGTTGCCCTGTTGGCACAACTGGTCGCGGTCGGCGCGGAGCCATCGAGGCACCTGTCGCAAGCGTTCGATCTCGCCGGCCGTGTGGACGCGAAACCGCCGATGGGCCAGGCGGACCGCACAAAAAGAACAGTCGTCCAGCAGACCGAGAATCTGGTGTAGGACCTCGTTGGGCATGTCAATAACCGCCGGACCTCGGGCCACGCCCGCAAGAGACCGGCGGTCGTCTATCGTGCGCCGCCTCTTTCGGGGGCGCCCATGCAGTCTTTGCTTTTTCATGCGTTGCTTGTGGTATGAACGACCACGAGTGTTGGTGGCGTCCGTTAATCGATCTTCTGCCACTAAACTAATGTGCTCTTTGTGCATCTCCATTGGGTTTTCTAGCGTACATGAACAATTCTTTTTTGCGATTGGAGCAAAATGTAGGCGCTCATTGGAAAAGAGAGCAAGATGGCAAAGTGGCGGCCATTGTCGCGCTCTCTTGTGGACGATTTTGATGCTGGCCTTTTTGTCGTATGGTGGCTCATGATCGGAACCGGCAAGACCAAAAAGGAAAGACATAACAGCCGACACATAAAAATCGACCGCCGGCCGACGGCATCAACCGGTTTCTGCCTGATGCTGTACCAACGGGCCGTCCTTCCGATTTCATACCAGTAAACATTCATGAAACACGCTTTAAGAATTATGATTGGGCAAAAACTGAGGGGCGACCCGCTTGCACGCCACCAGTTCGACCCTCGAGGTCGGCGCACAGGGTAGGACTTCTTTTGGCATTGACCGCTGGCTGGTTTGCTGGGTGCGGTACACGTGCGCCGTCTTGCTCTTTTTTTTTCTGCCGTGCCGGTGCCTTAAAAAAGAAAAAAAAGACATGCTGCTTTCTTGTTCCATGAAAAGACTGGGTGGCGCGAGGGCGTGTCGGCGCTGCGCGGCCCGTCCGCCTTGGTCGGCGCACACCATCAAGCAATCAAACTATGAATACTTTCTTTTTTTTATGAGACCAAGGCGCGCGCTAGAAACGACCCTTTGCGGCATCCTGCCGGTTGCTGACAACATTCTTTTTTATTTTATGTTTGTTTGTCCAGGTGTTGTGGAAAAAAAAGACCCCGCTCAGTCGGCGGCAGCGAAGAAGTGGCGGTGGTCTCGCGGTCCAATCTCTGAGGGCGCAGATGCACCCCCGGAATCGCGGCGTCGGCGGCGCAGGCGTCGCCTTTTGGGTCCGGAATCGCGGTCGATGCGCACCATCTTGCCGTTGATAAACTCGTAATGCCGACGTAGAAAAGCGGCTATTTGCGGGCCTGGAGACGCGAGCGCATCTACGGTACATCCTTCGGTGCGGTTCTCGTGCAAATAGACGACCACGTCGAGGTGACCCGACAGAGCGGCCAGGGTCATGGCCCTGGGGGTGCACCGGGCGGTGCCGGTCCACTGCAGAAAGCGCAGCATATCGAGATGGCCGTTACCGGCAGCCTCGTCCATGTCCTCGGGACGACACTCGTCGATGCCGTGGGAACGCATGTAGACAGCCACATCAAAGTGACCATGGACAACCGCCTTGGCCATGGCCGTTTGCGTCAGTGGAACTTGCGCCCTGTCGTGAAGGAATAGGACCACGTCGGTGTGACCGTAGCGCGCCGCGTCGTCGAGAGCGGCGCTTGGTGGCACGGCGCATTCGGGGCGATTGCGGTAAAGCCATGCTACCATATCGACATGCCCGAGGCGTGCGGCGCCAACGATGGCCCGCGGCGTGCAGCCTTCTGATCGATTGGCATGCAGAAACTTGACAACATCGAGATGGCCAAAGGCAGCAGCGTCGTTCATGGCGTCGGTTGTGCAGCCTTCTGTGCGATGGTCGTGCAAGAACTTGACCACGTCGAGATGGCCGTTGCCGGCTGTGATGTTCATAACGCTGGTCGGGGCGACGGAAAAGTTATTTTCTTGATGCATCACACCGTCGACAGGTTCGCCAAAAAAGTCGACCGCCGTGTCGTTGGGTGTGATCCAGTAGTCAAACAGTCTTCTTTCCGTGCGTCCCGGCCGAGGCGGGGCCGAGACCCACCCCGAGCGAGTGCTCGTGCCTCGGTCGTGGATGGCAGCGACAACGTCGAGATGGCCATGGGCAGCGGCCTCGTACAGGTGGCAGAGGGTAAATGGAGCGCCATACTTGCACAGTGCGCGCACTGCGACCGCGTCGCCCTGCCGACATAATTGCTCGCGGTCGGCGCGGAGCCATCGGGGCACCCGGCGTACGCGCTCGATCTCGTCTGCCATGTGAACGCGAAACCGCCGATGGGCCAAGCGGATCGCACAAAAGGAGACGTCGTCCAGTAGCCCCGCGATTCGATAAAGGATCTCGCTGGGCATGTCAATAACCGTCGGCCCTTGGACCGCGCCTGCAAGGGTGCGCCCGTCTATCGTGCGCCGTCTTTTTCGAGGGCGCCTGTGGGCCTTTTGCTTTTTCATGCGCTGTCGGTGGTATGAATGCGTGAGTGTCGGTGCTGCCTTTTGGCGGTCTTTTTTTTCGTCGGATCAATTTCGCCCCTCGCTCATTTTTATTGGTTTCCGTATTGAAAAGAAACAATGCCTTTTTGATTGGACCAAGGGGTAGGCGCACACGGGAAGAAGAGAGCAAAAAAACGGCAAAGCCGCGACGCCTGTCGCGCGCTCGCACCGACGATTTTTTGCGCTGGCCTTTCTGTTGGAGTGGGGGCTTATGATCGGAACCGGCAAGACCAAAAAAAAAGTCATAACAGCCGACACGGAAAAAATCGACAACCGGCCAACCGCACCAATCGGCTTCTGTCCTGGTCTACAACACGCCCGACTTGTTCCTATGTACTTTTTTTTTATAAAAGGGCAAGCGGAAAGAGGGCCTTTGGAATTTCTGGTGCTGTCGTGAGGCGAAAGAGAAAATCTCTTTTTTTCACAATCAAAGGGTAGGGCGCCGGCGGGGGTCTTTCGCGCGCACCATGGTGCCGTCGACGACCTCGTAATGTTGGCGCAGAAAAGCGACGACCTGCGGGTTCCGAGACGCGAGTGCCTTTGTCGTGCATCCTTCGGCGCGGTTCTTGTGCAGATAGACGACGACGTCCAGGTGGCCCGACAGTGCGGCCAGGGTCATGGCTTGGATCGTACAACCGCACGTGGCCTTTTTGTCGAGAAACCGCACGACGGCCAGGTGGCCGTTGCGCGCGGCCTTGTCCATATCGCCCGGTCGACAGTCTCGTATGCCGCGTCGGTAAAAGTAGGCGACAATATCGCGGTGCCCGTGCACGATGGCCTCGGCTAGGCTGGGATGCGCGAGACGCATCCCCATGATCTCATGCAAAAACACGACGGCGTCGAAATGTCCGTGGCGGGCAGCCATGAAAATCGCCCGCGCCGTGCAGCCCTCGTTCCGGTTGGCATGGAGGAACTTGATCACGTCGAGATGCCCGCCGGTGGCGGCACCGTCCATTGCGCGGGTCGTGCACCCCTCGGTACGATCGGCATGGAGGAATTGGACGATGGCGAGGTGACCGGCCGCGGCGGCACCGTCCATGGCGTCGGTTGGAGGGGGGCTCGCACACGACGACGACCACCACCATGGCGCGGTTCTGACGATGGGGTTTCCAAATCGATCGACAATGGTCCCGTCGGCCGTAACAAAATACTCTTGCATAGAGTTTTGCACGTCGGCGAGGCCGCATGGTTTGACATCCACAAAGAGCCCATTGTGTATGCACAGCCGCTGGAGGTGGAGGACGAGGACGACGTCGAGATGGCCGCTGGCGGCGGCTTGCGCTAGATGACACATGGCAAACGGAGCGCCCTGGTCGCAAAGTGCACGCACCGCAGCCGCGTTGCCGCGGCGACAAAGGTCGATGCGGTCGGCACAAAGCCATCGCGGCACCTGTCGCCCACGATGGATTTCATCGGTGGTATGGACGCGAAACATTCGATGGGTCGCGCGGACCGCACAAAAGGAGACGTCGTCGAGCCGATCGATAACGGCACAAAGAATTTCGGTGGGCATATTGCCGATTCCTACCGCGCCGTCATCGGCGGCTGAAAGATTATGCGATTCAAATTTCCTCATGACTGCGACGACGACGACTTGACTTTGCGCGGCCGCCCGGCACCACATAAAGGACGGTCTCTCTCCTTTTGTTGGGTCTGGCGGATTGGACGAAATCTTGTGGTATGTGTTGATTGGATCAAAAAAAAGTTTGGCGGGCGATTTTTTTAATTTTGCCGGCAAAAAGGAAGAGCACCGGCGCCAAATGCCATGAATGTCGCTGGTGGCTCTGACATATGAAATAAATCACGCAAGGTCGGCGAGCGCTTGATTGGGGTCCTGACGTCGGCGTAGAGAGGAAGTAAAAAGGGGTCTCTATGTCCGCCAATCCCGCAGATAAACACAAAATCGCAGGCAAAAGGGATCGAGTGTGCTCTTTACAAATCCTGCAGTTTGCAGCGGCGGCGCGCATGTGTTGCCGAGCATGGAGCAAGCCCTTCTCGTGCGCGCACGCCCTCATCGTTGGGAGCCATATTTTTGGATCTGTTGCGGGTTTTACGCCAGTCGCATTATCGTCTGGCACAGACCCATGAAAAACCAGGGCGGCATTTTGGCGGGCACAAAAGTGCATTGTATATTTTTGCATGTCGAGCACAGGACAATTGCCAATGCGACGGAAAAAAAGGAAAATGTGCACGCGGCCACAAATCCCCGATGAAAGGACGATAATGAAAACCTACTTTTTTGTTTATGTTTGTTGTTTGCGCGAAAAGAAGCAATACCGTGGCCAGACAGAGGCGAGGCCTCCCGTCAGAGCAAATCGGCGTCGGGGACGGGTGGGCGTGCGCGCAACATAGACACCGTATGGTCACGCTGAGATTCATCCACGTCGTTGACCTCGCTGTCGTACAAAAAGTCGAAATCGCAGTCGTGTTCGTCCTCGCTGTAACCGTCTTGGTCACCGTCGCCGTCGTCATCGCCGCGACCGTCTGCCTCGTCGCTCTCGGCCTCGTTCTCGGCATTGTCGTCACCGCCGGCATTGTTGCGGTCGCCGTCCTTTTCATCGTTATCGGCACGGTCGTCATCATCCTCTTCGTCAAACACTCTCGGCTCGTCGTTGCACATGCATCCATTGGCGACGAGCCACGCCTCGACTCGTTCGCCCGCATGATAAACGAGTCCACGCACACAGGGCGCGCGGCCGGGCGCATGAAGCCATATGACGGCATCCAAATGGTCGTGGTGGGCGGCTAGAGGCAACGCGTCGTTGCCACATGTGATCTCTGGGTAGCGACGACGGATCAGGTCCATGATCTCGACGTGACCGCCATGTGCCGCCCACCGGATCGCCATCTCATAGCAACCGTCGTCTCTGTGGGCGCACAGGAATCGGACCATGGCGAGATCGCCGTTGGCTGCAGCGTACGCCAGTGCGTCCGCGGTCGCTGTGTTGGGTCGGTGCCGATGGAGGTATACGAGTATATCGAGTCGGGTGTGGCCCGCCGCCACGTCCATGGGCTGATAGTCGAATCCGCCCAGGTCGGCGCGGTCCATGAGCATGACGACATCCAGCCGGCCGAAATAGGTCCCATAATGGACAATCCCGTGGGCCTCTTTGCGTACGGCATCGGGATAGCGGGCAATCAAAAGAGACAGCACGCGCGCGCCCAGGTTGTAAAAGTCTGCGGCTGCCATGTCGGCGCATTCGGGGTAGTGATCGCACAGCCACGCAACCACGTCCGCGCGGTCGTTCTTGACTCCTGTCTCGGTCATGGCCTTGAGATGGGCAGACTCGATGGCGCCTCGTTGCCAGAGTTGCTGCAATGCATCGATGTTGCCAGCGCGACAAAAGTCGACGGCAGTGACGCAGCCTCGCCACCGAGCGACGCGGGCCTCGTAGGCCGCGGACTCGTCGAGATGAAAGAGTCGTGCCGCCTTGAGACACGAAACAAAATCGCGGTCATCAACAAGCGCCAAGACGGCCGACAAGAGTTCGGGCGGCAAATCGCGGATGGACATTGTCGGTCGCGGGTGTCGGTCTTTTATTTTCCTCTTTTACTGTCTTGTTTTTCTTTGCGGAGGCAAAGGCACAAGTCGACCACAACAATGCGCACCAACGACAACCAATTCTTTCGATAGCCAATTGGGCAAAGGAGTGATGATATCCAATCGCGAGAGGTTTGAGACGGAGAGAAAAAGGCCGAGTCGGACCAAACAAAACAATTCTGCCGCTTGCAAACCATCGCGCAAACAATCTGTCCGACGCCACGATGCCCCGACAATCTCCTACCCCCCAACGACAACCGTCTGGCGCGACGGCGACGGCGGCGACGACAGAGACGATAACAACAAGAAAAAGGGCGGTAGATGCCTTGTGCTGGGTCTTTTGGGCGCTTGCCTGTGCACTCGTGTGGGTCGTCATTCTGGCCCTTGTCGTCTACGGCGTCTACAGTGTTGGCTTTGTGGGCTATCGCGCCGTGACGAGCCTGGCCGTCGAGTACCATGGATGCATCGACAGCCTCCGCTACCGGACACTGCACGGCAAGTGCCACGGGATCGAGTGCCGAACATCGCCCCACGCCTCGTGCGCTTCAGTCGCCCTCATGTACATCATATGGTCGACCACGACGTGGGGCATTTATATGATGCTCTCGCCATTGTTGGTGCCCATCGACATCTATTACGCCTTTTTCGCATAAATACAACCGCGCTTTATTGGCGACGATGGTGATGCGATTTTTTTGGATAGTTGCCCCTGTGCACGGGCGCGCTCGGCGGCGGGGATCACACACGCGCCGCCCGGAGCAGTTCCTCCAAGCGGGGCGATTCGATATTGGCCACCACGGTCCACACGCCGCGATTGCGCCCAAAGTCGGGCAGGACGAAAAACGTCACGTCAAACATGGACGTAAATCGCGGCAACGTAAGGCCCGTCTGGCGTTGGACCTCTCGGCACGTGCCATACACGTAGGCGGCAACGACGCTGTCAAAGTGGGCCTTGAAGACGGCCTCGGCCTCGGGCGTGGCCAGTATGGGCCGAATCGCGCTGCAGTCGAGCGTCTTTCGGCATCGTCCGACCCGTTCTCGCGTGATCGGCGCCCCGGCAATCTGGGCACGGTCGACAATGTCGGCCAAGGTTTGATCGCTCATCGTGCCAACCACCCAAAGGTTGCTGATATTTGGCTCTGGTCCCACGAGCATCGCGCCTCGCCGTGGCTGGATGGTTGCCGTCTCTAGTTCCAAATAGTCGTCCGAGTTGGAGTGGAGGTCGCCATGCCATTGTTGCTTCCAACGCTCAAACAGGGCAGTGCGTTCGTACTCGCCGGTGTTGACCGCGCTCTTGATCCACAGGTACCAGTCGCGCACCAACGGCCGGTCGACCTCTCCGATAACGATCGGATCGATGACTCCTGTGGGTCGGTCCAACCATGAAATGTCGTATGGCGATTCCCCTATTCTATTGATTGGGGACGAATAGGCGCGAGGGGTCCAAGCGTCTTTAGGGGCATCTCGGTCGGCATAGAGGAGGCGCGCAAATGCCTGCATTAGGCAGAGCGCCTGTGCGAGTTGCGCGTCGATGGCGCTGCCGCCGCCGGCACCCAGCGCGACCATGGCGCGCGCGTAGCGAGAGCCCCCAACGGCAGGCGGCGGTGCATCGGGCGGCATCAAAAAGCCGCTTCTTGCCGCGAGATCGCCCGCCGTCATGCTGTCCAGCAGGAGCCGCTGGGCGTTGCTCGATGCAGCAAGGCGCAAGGCGGCGTCCGGTCGCGTCTCAAGCAGGCGCCGCATGATGGCATACTGGAGTTCCACGGGCAGGACCTGATCATACTCGGATACGCCGTCGGTCGTCTCGGCATCCATGACGTCGAGCGCGTTCGCGCCGTCGCCATTCGCATATCCGTCAGCGTCAGGAGCAAATGAGGCCTGGCGCCGCCACTCTTCTTGATACTGCTCGACGGCTGCGGACCATTCAGGCCCCACGAGGTCGCCCAGCGCGCGGCACCGCCCGACGACAGTCCACGGCGTCGGCCCAGCAACCCCGTAAGCCGCTGTTATACGCGCGAGCCTGGCCGCAGCACTGTCGCTGGGATGCGCGTATTCGGCCTCTGCGCAGATACGCGCCGCGTTCGCCATGGAACGAGAAAGACGGACGGGCGGCGTGAGGCGCTGGCGCGCGAGTGGCCGTCCTGGCGGCTGTTCAGAGGGTGCTGACGGTTCAAGAGGTCGCTTGACCCCAGACAGCGATCCCGGTCCGAAAGGCGTCTGGCGCTCCATTTAGACTGCGCTGTGCCGGCTTACTTTGGTGGCAACCTCGTACAGGGATCGTCGCGTGACGACCGCTTCTCTGGGGGTTCGCAGCATTGAGGCTCTCTGGTTAGATGCTGCTGGTTGCCAATGGCCCGTGTCGCGCGTATGCTTGCTGGAAGGGGCGCCGGCGACGACGTCGTCGCGACCTTTCGAACCCAAAAAAAACCCGCAATTGTCGGTCGCGGTGGCAACGACGATGCTGTCGGCGTGCGCGCAAGTGCGACTGGTACGCCCCGGCTCACACCTCTCGTACACCGAGCACGCGCGAATGCCTCCTGCAATCGGTAGCGCGCTTGTTTTCAGAGCACGGGTTTATTGTCGCATCAGTACCTCTCGCACGTCGGGAAGGGCCCACCGACTCTGGCCGGCAGACAGCCACGGCGCCTACGACAGGGGTACGAAAATCGCCACATGCGCTGCGGTATTGGGCAAATTAGCAAATAACTGCTGCTGAAATAAATTACTCGACGCGTCGTATTCTGTTTTTTTTCGAACGCATTGTTGACGTCCCTCTACACAACGCACGACGAAAAGATGAAAGACAAATAAAACAACCAGGGCGCTCAGGTATACAAGGAGCCTGTCCTAGACTAGTCCCGTGCCCAGTCGTCAAGCAATCGTTGGGCAGCGCGGCGCTTGCTCTCCTTGAGACGCGGCTGTTGTGCGAGGTACGACCGCAGCGCCGCGCGCGTCCGCGTGGTCCATGGGCATCCCTGGGTGCGCGCATACACCAGGCACTTGATGCGTACGCTGGGGAACGTGTGAAGGACAATCGCCGCGGCGGTCGTGCGCTCGTCCCACGGACATCCATGCTTGCGCAGGTACCGAAGCGTCTTGACCGACGAGAAGCGGGCGGCGGTCGCGCACAGGCGAGCGTCCCACGGCCAGCCGTGTGTGCGCGCATAGTCCAACACCAAGAGGTTGTCGGTCTCTACGGCCCGCGCGAGGACGACGTCGCGGTCAAAGCCCAAACCGCGCTGTTCTGTATAGGCAATCACGGCACTAGCGCGAGAGTAGCCCATGGCATAACTCGCATCGTCTGGCCATTCGTGGCCGCTGCCGAGGAGATAATCGAGGCAGTTTACGCTGGCGGCCTCGATGGCCTTGTAGCAGATCGACTCGTGCGCCGGGCACCCGTTTTCGTACAAGTAGCGCAAACAGTCGACACGATCGTGCTTGAGTGCCTTTTCGCAGGTGCGCTTGCCCCACGAACATCCGTATTCATAAAGGACGCGCAGGCATCGGACGTGGCCGGCCCGGACCACCCTCTCGCAAAGCCTCTTACTCATCAGACCGAGACTGGCGGGTTGGGCGAGGAGGAAGCGCAGACAGTCGTCTCTGTCGCGCGCGATGGCCATCTCCAGGGCCGTTTCAGTCCACGGGCAGCCGTTGGCAACCATGTAGCGTAGGCAGTCGAGTTGGCCGGCGCCGGCGGCCTGCGCGCACGCCTCTCCATTCCAAGACGATCCTTGGGCGTGAAGAAACTGCAGACAGGCAAGGTGGCCTTGCGAGGCAGCCAGGGCGCACGAAAAGTCGCTCCAGTCGATTTTCCTGTCGCGCAGATCCAAGAGGCAGTGGACATGGCCGCAGGTGGCCTCGGCCGTGGCGATCATCGTGCACAGTCTGCGTAATGTTTTAGCGCTAGTGAATGCCGCGCTGCCAGTCACCAACGACAGGCTGGTCGACGTCAGTGCCGCCCATGTCTTGCACACCAGCGCGGCAGTGCCGAGACGGTCGATGCAGGGGAGGCGGCTCAAAATGGCGTCGACGACCTCGACGGGCAGGTCGTCGAATGTCGGCGGACCGCGAAAGGCCATGGTTTTTTTGAATATGTTCTGGTTGTATTCTGTCGTGTGGGGTTTCCCGCAAGGCAGCGGTCGGGTTGTGCGATCACACACGCTCACACCAATCGGTTGTGCCCATAAAAAAACAAAGTATTGCAGGAGCCAATCGTAAACAAGGCATCCTTTTTTGCGAGGCAGAGTGTTACTGCAAAAGGCCTCCCTCTGAAAAAAAAAAGATTGCAGTGTCGCTCTCTTTCTTTTTTCTCGGTTGAGGAAAAGGAGCGTCGACCGACGGGCCCAAAAGAAAGAGCACACATACGCAAACTTGCGACACGGCAATGCTGCTCACCTATTGTCTCTTCCTGCGTGCGGCTGATCAGTACTGCGCCGCAGGGTGGCTTCCTTTCCACGGTCGTCGCCGGGCGCTTCTTTTTATTTTTTTTCCAAGACAATGATATCAAAAAAGGCTTTGCGGGGTGCGCGGCACATTGTACGAGCGAAAAAATTGTCCGCCTCGACCACAAGCCGCCCTTTTTTTAGATGATCTGTACCAAAAGGAATCCGGCCGTGCGCTTTTTCGTATTGTGCCGTCGGCGACAGTACAGTTTGCGATCGCGCCAAGTCCTCGCCCCCGCCCAATTCCGCCTGGTGCAAAATGGACCAAGCCGACGAGGCCAAAAAAGAAAAGAGAAAAATGGCGGGTTCGGGTACGCAAGCGGATCACGAGCAAAGTTTTTTTACGACAACCTCGCCGAAAAGCCGCGCCTGTCGAGCCAGTCGAGCATATCTGGGTCGCGCCGGTCGCAAAAGCGCGCCAGAGCGCCCTGAAGGAGGGCCATCTTGACCGGAGCCGCGAGGCCATCGCGCCAGTGTACCCACTCGACCGGGAGGGGGTCGTCCCGCTCGCGATCCTTCCAGTCGTACTCGGGGTTGCTGTAGCAGTCGTGTTCAATGTCACTGCCAAAGCGACGCGGCGCTCCCTCGGGGTAGGCCAGCACGAGGCGCAGCACCTCTAGGTTGGCCATGGCCGTGGCGGCAAAGACGACGCGCGCGAGATCGCCAATGGCATTTTCGTACCACAATATACCTAGGATCGTCTTGGACGTAAAGTGGTCGTAGGACGTGTCGCCGCGGGTGACGTGCTCGGCCGCCTCGTCGGCCCATTCCGGGCGCTGGCGGCACAGCCACGTGGCGACCGAGTCACTGCCCTCGTATAGCGCTACGAGCACCGCGCGCACGTCAAACCACGCCGGATAGCGCCCATACAGCCACTTGGCGACCCCCAGTTTGACGTGGCGGCACGCAGCGCGGGCAATCTTGCCACCGCGGTGCGATCCTGGATCGTCGATCAAGATTCGCGGAATAGAATCGGCGCCGTGCACGCGATCGCTCCGCAGCGCGCGGTGGACGATCTTGCCCCAGTCGGCCTCGACGACCGACCGGCAATGGGCCAAAATGGAAAAGGCGCCGCAAAATGCGGCCCCCTTGACATCGTGAAGGCTCGGCGGGCGTCCGCGTGCCTCGCATGCCCACAAAAACACGTCGAGGCGGTCCGTGTCGCATGCGCCCTCGACGACGTGCCCATAGTTTACCGGCCCCATCTGCGCCAGGCAGGCCAATGCCTTGACGTGGCCGTTTTTCGCGGCCTGCGCAACAGCGTGTATACGCCACGTGGACGCGACGATGACATTGCCGTCGCGGAGGAGACCACGTTCGTGCAGGAAGATTAAAACGCCGACGTGCCCGTTGCTGGCGGCTTTGTACACGCACCTCCATGGGTCGCCGACGCGGCTGCGAGCGCAAAGAATGGTGAGCGCTTCGACATTGCCCCTGGCCGAAAAGTCGACGGCCGTACGACACCCGCGCCAGAGGTCGATTCTCTTTTCCAAGGCATCGCCGTCGGTGACGTGAAACCCGCGGTGCGCCAGGCGACACGCCCAAAAGGTGCGATCGTCCAGTTGGTCGAGGATGGCACACAAAAGTTCGGGAGGCAAATGTAGGATTCCGGTCGCCATCGTCGTCTCCATGTCGCGAGGGCGCCGCGCCGAAAGACAATGAAAAGAGAGGTGCACAGGACAAGGAAAGAGATCACGCTGCTTTGGTTTCTACCGCGTTTTTTATTGGCGCGCCGTCGACGCCACCGAGACAAGAGGTCGCCGTACGATGTTTGGCGGTTCAAGTAAATGCCTTTCGGTGCAGGGCACGCAAGACCCCTTCGCGTCTCGTCTCGACGCACCGGCCGACGGCGTCGATGACCTCTGGACGTCTCGGCATGCCTGGCGCGCAAGTGTCCAAAAGAAAGACAACCACGTCGGCACGATCGATATGCGCAATGTGGTGCACGAGGGCGAGGACGGCTAAAGCCTCCCGTTGGAATGCTCGGTCGATGGCGTCGCGCTCGTCCGGGGAAAAGACCGATTCGCATAGCCAGGCGATCACATTCACCGCTCTCGCTTTGATCGCTGCGGTGGCCACTGCACCCCAATCGTCGGGTGTTTCGCCCATGTCGCGCAGCCACTCGATCACCCGCTCGTTATCGCGGTCCACGGCCGTATCAAAGAGGGCCTTGCGATCGTCGACGAGTCTGTGCCTTTCGAGCCAGGTGAGACGCTCAAGGCTTTTGTGCTCCAGTGCCTCGACCGCACGCTCCGACTCTAATGCCTCGGGAAATGCACTGTAGTTCTTCTATCCGACCGCGACGCATCGTCTCGCGGCCAAAAGCGCGTCGCGCGTCTTTCGACATGTCGCGCATGACCCGGCGCGCGAGTCCCGCCATCGCCACGGGGCGATGGGGCTCGGCGCGCTTGAATGCGTCTAGCCAGTCGAACCCGACGGCACCGCACGACTCGCAGTAGAGGGCCACGGCGATGGCGCCGTGGCCGAGCGCCGTTTGAATATCGCCTAGGGTCGGCGGTCTGTCGCGTACGCCGCAGGCCCAAGCAAACACGTCGACGTGATCGCCACGGCATGCCTCGTCGATGATCGCGCGCACGGTGTTGTGTGCCGCGACCGGATGTCGAGGCATGCGACCGGCGACCAGGGCGTCGAGAATGTGTACATGGCCGCCCCGCGCCGCGCCTCTGGCCACGTGGATCTGCGCGGTATGGCACCCGAGTCTGCGCAGCAGAGAGAGCACGTCCAGATGGCCGCCGCGAGCAGCAGCCACGACGCAGGCGTGAGTGAGATGCGCGCGTATACGCCTAGCCTTGAAGTGCCTCGCGTCATGGATGCGCGCTACGGCGTAGGTATTGCCCCTCAAGCAAAAGTCTTCCAGCGTCGTGCACCCGCGCCAGAGGCACGCGCGGCGCTCAACCCGCTCGGCATCGTCGACGCGAAAACACGGATGGGCCTGCCTCGCCGCACAATAGGCCGGATCGTCGAGGCAATTGAGTATCGCCGAAATGATCTCGACCGGCAACAGGACCACGCTCGCCTCCATTTTTTCCTGCTTGTTTTCGCTCCTTAAAAGAAACGGGCACGAGAGCGGCGGTAGGTCCTCGGTCGTTGGGGTCGCTCTCGGTTTTTTGTGGTTTGGTGTTTTGCCCGCCGACCTTATTGGCACGCGCATCGTTCCCCATATGTTCGTGCGTGTGCACCAATAACGCGTTGGTATTTCAGACGACGATCATGCCTCTGCTTGCCTTTTTCGAATTTTCTGCTGTAAAATCGGCGCCCTGGACCGCCAAAGGAGCAAAGGAAAAAGGCACAGCGACGCCGGTGTTCTTTCTTTTTTTTTTTGGCGTATCTTTGATGGCACAAAGAGGTCATGGATGCGTGTCGGTGGCCTAGATCAACCTGTTGCGATAAAGCGCGTCAATGACGTCGCGGCGTCCCGTCTCGACGCAACGGGCGATGGCATCGACGACCTCTGGACGTTGCGGCATGCCTGGCGCGGCCCACATGCACGCTCCCAAAAGAAAGAGAACCGCGTCGGCGTATCCCTCGTGTGCGATGAGATGGAGGATGGCGAGCACGTCCGAATCATGCCCGTAGAATGCAAGTTCAATGGCGTCGCGATCCACCCCTGAAAAGATCGGGCTGCATGCCCAGGCGATTACGCCTATCGCCCTCGCTTTGATGGCCGTGGCGATCGTCGCGTCCCAGTCGACGGACCACCCGTCGACGTCATGCAGCCAATCGACCGCCCACACATTGTCGCAGCGCACGGCCGCGTCAAAGAGGTCGTCGTAATCGTCGATCAACCCGCGCTTTTCAAGCCAGTCGAGGCGCTTGACGCTTTGATGGTCCAGGGCTGCGATCGCACAGTCAAACCCAAATGCCTCGGGACACGCCTCGTAAACGGCGTCTAGACATTTCATCCGACCGCGGCGCATCGTCTCGCAGGCAAACCCACACTGTTCGTCCTCGTCCATGTTGCGCGTGACCCGCCACGCGATCTCAGCCATTGCTTTGGGGCATCGCGACTGGGTACGCCTAAACGCGTCCAACCAGTCAAACCCGACGGCGCCTCGCGACTCGCAGTAGAGTGCCACGGCGACGGCATCGCACTTGAGTGCCCACCAAATGTCGCCTGTCGTGGGCGGCTCGCCGCGCGCGGCGCATGTCCACCCAAAGACGTTGGGGCGGTCGCTGCGGTACGCCTGGTCAACAACCCGGCGGATCAGGTCTTGTGTATCCGATGGACGTTGGAAAAGTCGACCGTCGACCACAATGTCGAGGAGGTGTACATGACCGCCGCGCGCTGCGCCCTTGGCCACGACGACGGGATCGATGGGGTACCCGAGATCGCGCAACAAAAGGAGCACATCCAGGTGGCCACCGCGAGCCGCGGCCCGGACGCAGGCAAACTCGTGGCTCGCGCTTGCGTGGACGGCCCTGGCACTGGCGCGTGCCTCGGCAGAGGTCCGCGCCACTGCATAGAGATTGCCTTTCAGGCAAAAATCCTCGATCGTGACACAGCCGCGCCAGCGGCACGCACGGCGCTCGACGCGCTCGGTGTCGTCGACGCGGAAACACGAGTGTGCCTGCCTCGCCGCACAATAGGCCGGATCGTCGAGGCAATCGAGTATCGTCGAAATGATCTCGACCGGCAACACGACGACGCTCGCCTCCATTTTCTTGGTGTTTTTTTGCTCCTCTAAAAAGAGCGAGCCGAGGCACGGAAGCGGCGACAGTAAAATCTCGGTCGTTGGGACCGCTTTCGACGACTTTTGGTCGGGCCTTTGACAAAAAATCGTTGGCCTCTGTCTTTGCTATTCTCTTTTTTCCCATTGTTTTTCGGGTGGGCAGCCAATCGCCTACGGACGCCTTGCGCGGCTCCCCTTTTGCTCGATTGCCGGCCTAGTTCTCCTGTTCTTTCCCCTGTCGTGGCGAACCCGCGACCCGACACAAGGAGAAAAAAAGCGCGGCGGCATCGGGGTCGTGTTTTCCGTTTGTCTCTTTTTCTTTTCGAAAAAACAAAAGAGGAAAGATGGCCAGGAAGAAAGCGCGCCGCCAGGGGGCGGGGCCTCGACGTCGCGGCAGGCCGCGCAAAAGAAAGCCCACCGGCATGACGGCCCCCTGCGCAAGCACGCAAGAGCACGGCGATCTCACTGCCCTTCCGGTCGAGATCCGCCATCGCATTTGTGCCTTCCTCGACGACCGTTCCTTTTGTGCGGCGTGCGCCGCCCATCGGTGCTTTTGCGTGTGCACAGCGGAAGAAATCACGCGCACGCGAAAGATGCCCCGTTGGCTGGCGGCCGACCGTGTGGCCCTGTGCGGCTCGGGCAACATTGCCGCGGTCGAGGCGCTGGTCGAGGTCAATGCACGGTTTGACTGGCGGCACCTGCTCGCGGCGACCATCAACGGCCATTGCAATGCCGTCATTCATCTCTGCGAAAACAAGACGGACCTATGCACGCCGACGACGATCATGGACGCCGCTGCCCGATACGGACACATTGACATTGTTCGGTACCTAGCCGCGCATAGCACCGGAGTGTGCACGAGCGCGGCAATCAAAAAGGCTGCCTCTCGTGGGTTCTTTGATATCGTGCGCTTCCTCTACGACCGATATGTCTGCTGCAGAAACACGAGCGCGCTAGACCATGCGGCCGCGACGGGCCACCTCGATATCGTGCGCTTCCTTTACGATCGCGGCGAAAAGGCGAGGCCGGTGGCGATGGATTTCGCTGCCCGGCGCGGCCATCTCGGCGTCGTGCGATTCCTGCACGAGATCGGCGCGCCGTGCACGACCGACGCCATGGACGGCGCCGCGCTTCGCGGCCATATCAACGTTGTGCACTTTCTTTACGCGCACCGTACCGAGGACTGCACGAGCGCCGCGCTCGCTTCGCCCTATCGCCACGTCGTCGCATTCCTTCGGCAACACTACAGGGTGCACACGGCGTATGGCGCTACCGTTCCGCGCATGGTGCGCCTCGACACTCGCCCTCTGGCTGGCCGTCGACGCCCTCGATGCGACGGCAAAAAGAAAAGATAAGTTGACGCGCCATTCTTTGTTGTTTTTTTTTGTTTTTATCGATTCCTTGTGTGCAAACAAGAACAAAAAAAAAGGGTTGGCCATTCCACGATATTCAGTTCTTTCTTGCCGCCGCCAGAATGTCGGACGCTTGCATACGGCGCCTCGTCAGAGGTGTGCGTCTGTCTACAAGACCCTGGCGACCAGGCGATCGCGCGGTGCGCCAAATGGGCCTGTGAAACCCCTTTTGTGCCATCGGGAAAAAAGGTGATTGATATTTGTTGAAAGCGCCAAACAAGATACAGACCCAAACAAGAAAAGGCCTCGCCGACAGCACAAAGTCTCGGGCGATCACAGAAACAAGACAAGCGCAAGGCGGCGGTCGTCCTCGCGCCATCAGTAACCTCGTGCAAGAGGCAATCGTGCGTGAGTTTTCCAGCCGCGCGCTGCGGCCGCGCTCCTGTCGAGGGGCATCAGCGGGCAGTTGCGAGAGACGGCGTATTCAAAACAGCGTCGGTTGTTGCCTTTGAGGGCGGCGCACGGTGTCTCTTGGTCCCATGCGCAGTGGCGCTTGTAAAGGTAGCCCAAACAATCGACGTAGCCATGACGCGCAGCGGCCGCGCATGTATCCGGTCCACAGGCATACCCTTTTTCGCATAGGTCGGAAAGAAGATCGAGACGTCCCATGGATGCCGCCGCGGTCGTGGGTCTGGTGTCGCCACTCTCGGGTCGAATAGCGGCCACGATCGTTGCCCACATGGTCGAGCGAATGGTCGTGCACAGGTCGCCGGCGGTCCACGGACATGCATTGTCCAGTACGTAGGCCAGACAGTCGCCACTTTTCGACCTGGCGGCGGCCCTCAACGTGTACCCATCCCACAGCCAGCCATTTTCGTGTAGGTAGCGCAGCATCTGCAGGTCGCCACGGTCGGCGGCAAAAACGCACATGTCGTCGTCCCATTTACTCTCCCCCACGCCAAACATATGCAGACAATCGAGGTGGCCAGCGCGTATGGCTAGTTCTTCGCTATAGCCGTCTGCGTGTCCGCCCGCGGCAAGGATCTTTTTCACACACTCGATGTGTGCCGTCGTTGATGGGCCGGAACAGAGCATAAAGCCGTGACTCTCCTGCCTGCAGCCGTGCGCGATGGCATAATCCACACAGTTGGTGTGTCCGCCCTCTGCGGCGGCCCATAGGGTATTCTCGTCCCACGGGCATCCGGCGCCCTCAAGGAGCGCGAGGCACTCGACATGACCACTGCGCGCTGCCTCGCGGCATGGACCCATACCCGCGTCCACGGCGTATTCGCCGTCGATAAGCCATCGCACGAGTGCGACGCGGCCGTGGCGCGCCGCGGTCTTTAGCAGCAAGCGGTCGTAGCGCCGGTCCGACTCGATGAGGTCGCGCACACAGTCGATATGGCCGGCAGCCGCGGCACGACGACAGACGTCGCGCTTGCAAGGCGATCCCGATGCCTCGTCGCCGTTACTGTCGTGAGCGGGGTCGATCGCGCAAAGGCGACGCACAGCCGGATCGAGGGCGACGGCGCGCCATCGGCGGCAGGTCCGCGCCACGCGCGCTGTGACCTCGCGACACGGGAGCCATTGGAAAACAGAGGCGAGGATCTCGTCGGGAAAAAGGTCCATTTGCGACGCAATGCCACACAGAGAGAAAGAGAAACAAGAAAAAAAACAGCCTGCCTTTTGGTGTTGTTGTCGCGGGCAGGCGCGAGCCGACCCTTGGGGCAAGATTTGTGCGATGGTGCATATGTTTTCCTTTTTTTCTCATTGGACCGGTGGCGTCTATGCCTTTTTATTCACGACCGAAAAATGTTCCGTGGCCGAATGGGACAAACAAAACACTTTGACCAGAAGAGAGGCTCCCGTCCGCCGAGTTGGTTTGACGAATCGGTCCCGTGTCTATTGTGACGCCCCACGATCCACGGCACAAAATAAAAAAAAAGAGATGGCACGCTGCTCGTTGGCCCTTGTGTCTGCGTGCGTGACTCGGCAGATTTCAGGGCGCTTGCGACAAGAGAAATATTTTGTTTTTATTTTTTGAATTTCGTCCTTGGCGGAAAATGTGCGCGGCGATACAAGGCGGGGTCCTGGCGCGCCACCAAAAATCGCGAGCCGCAACACAAGATATGATCACGCCGCGCGCACAACAGTGACCTACTACCCACCGACGCCTAGAGAAATAAAAAAGCCATAGGTTGCGACGGAAAAAGTTTTTTATCCATCTTTTCTTTTTTATATTGGGCGCAAGTTTTCGCGGTTGCAATCTTTTTTTTTTCGTAAAAAAAACCGGTGGGCGGTTTTTAATGCGGTTATCCGCCCATGCGGTCCTCGTCGGCACAGTCGTCACATAGAGGATCGAGCATCGGTATCCCTTCGATCCAACAGAGGCATCGGGCGCAATATTGGCGTGAAATTGCGCTGATCCACGTCGCGGGATCGATTGGCGCACACGACGGATCGTCGAGGGCAGCGTTGAGCGTGTGCAGGTTGCATTCGACGCGCGCAAACCGCAACGTGAGAAAGGCCTCGACGTCGCCCGCAAGGATCACGGATCGGTACGCCGAGTCCACTGCATCGAGCCAAAAGTCCTCGTGCAGAGGGAGCAGACGGCGATAACGAACCCATTGATGAAGGCCGCTGATGAATCTAGTGGCACCACACCGGGCGGCAATCAAAAGTGCCCGCGCGCTAGAAATGCGTCGGTAGGCTCGCTCTCGGGCAGCCTCCCACTCGGCGCCACTCTTGTCGCGGCCTGGGGAATACGGTGCGGTGTCGATCAAAAAAGACACCACGGCATCGACCAGAGACCGACTATTGAGGTGCGCCGCCGCAACCAAAACGTCCTCAATGGCAATGTCGCCGTCATCGATCCTCTTGGCGAGTCGGCAGGCGTCGTCTCGGTGAGTCGATAGCCTCTTGATCTCGATACCCAAGTCCAAGGCGCGCGCGGCGCGCGACACGGTCATCGACCAAGAACGGATGCCGTCCTCCGCACTGGGACAGGCGCCCAGAATGCGCCAGAGAGCGCGAGCAGCCTTGACGTCAAGGCGACGATGCTCGGCGGGGATCAAAGCGCGCCACGTCGAGCACACGTGCGCCGCGACAGGCTTCCATGTCGCGTCGAGATGCGTTAGGGCCAGGTGCCACATTTCGCTCAGTAGCGCGCTCACGTCAGCAACCCGCATGGTTTCCATGTGCGATCTGGCTCGCCAGAAAAAAAACAGACATTACCACGCCGACCGCCATTCATGCGTCTGGCGTTTCCCCTAGACGCCCGCCAAGCAACGGGCAGCACCCACGAGAGAAAAGTGGCGTGAGGCAAGCCAGTGCGAGAGTCCGTGTACAGGAGATAAAAAGTGATCGCCAATCGAAAAGGTCGCGGCGTTGTCGACTGCGTCGGTCCGATTGGGCTGGGCCCTTTCGGGGTCGGCGTCGCTCACAACCACGCCCAGACCGAATTCGCTCACAATGCACGCAACAGACGATGCCAAAGGACATAGGACACTTGGGCTGCTCGACCTGCCGCCCGAACTACGCGCCGAGATCACTCGGCATGTTCAGCGTCCGGCTGACGTTGTCGCGTGCGCGCGGACATCTCCGGCCCTTTTGACAAAGCCCGTCGACAAGGAGATCATCGATCGCCTCGTGCGCCCCATTCGACCAGTGAAACTTTTCAAGCATGGCGCGCCGCCGTCCGTCCTCGCCGACCTTGCCTCAAGGGATCTGATCAACATCGCGTGGTCCATGCTTCCGGACGTTGTCGCCAGCGGTCGCGCCGACTCACTGACGTGGGTCTGCCAATGGCTCATGCAGACACCTCGGCCTGCGTGTCAAAAAGGATCGACTTGCTATCGAGTGTCTTACAAGCAAGAGGCAGAGGCGGCCAACGGCTGGTATCCTGCTCCTTGTTCGCGATGTCGACCTATATGCAACGCGGTCAAGTCGGCCGCGGCGATGCGGCGATACGATATGCTCTGCTGTCTCCTCGATGAACGGGCGGTCGCCGGTCGCGACAGCGAGCGGCTCTTTGGCGCCATGATCCGCAATGCTGCCTATCGAGGCGACGTGGCGCTCGTGGCTTCTTGGCACGAGCGCAACAACATCTCGGCATCGGGCGGCCACTGTTGTTGCGATCCGTCGATCGGACAGGCCGCGCTGCGAGCCTGCCGCATCGGTGTGCTCGATTGGCTGTGCGATCACAACTGCAACGCCGTCGTCCTTCCGTCTCTCGCCTCTATAGAGTGTGTGCTCGTCGAGGGCGCCGGCCGCGACGCAGAGCGCGCGTCGGTCATCGGCTGGCTCATCGACCGACTGCCACCGAGCGAGATACGAACGGGCGGCCTCCAACATGCGACGCGCAGGCCCATCAAAAACGGTATGGCCGCATGTCTGGCGCGCCTGTGCGATCCAAAACTCGTCGTCCTAGGCCCCGCAGAGATTACATACGCCTTTGTCAAGGATGCGAGGTCTGTGCTCTATTGGATCTCTCGGAATCAGACGACTGCATGGGCGGCTCCCTCTACTGGCTATGCTGTCGCGCATCACGCGCGCAAGGACACGCCGCGTTGGTTTCTGCGCCTCCCCGGCGCCGGCGCGATCCTCTCGGTGGGCGCCGTCAAGAGCGGCCTCGCGGCGGGCCGTGTCGGCATGGCCATCGCGGCACACGAGACGGGCGTATTGGCCTTTGACCGATACGATGCAGCGGCCGTGGCGTGCGAGCACCTCGACGACCAACAGGCAGCACGAATTCTCAGCAGCGGCGCCTCGTGCACCACGGCAGCCTTGACGTGGGCTCTCAAGAGGGCACTCATCGAGACCCTGCGCGTCGCGAGCGAGCACGTCGACGCCGAGGCCTTTCAGGCGGCTCTCGACGCTGTGCGCCCAGGTTACGTCCACGACGGAATCCTTCCGTGGATCAGCGTGCACTTTAGCGACAACTGCATCGCCCAACACTGTCTCGCCATGCCCTTTCGCTACAAACCCAAGAGTGCCGAAAGGGCCGCTGCCTATGAAACATGTTGCACTGTCATTGTCCCACGTGCCGTGGCTAGAGCCAGATAACCAACAGGTTGGTTCGACACTGCCGCGACCGTTGTCGACGATTGCCTTTTTTGTTACGGCCGTCCTTCTTGTGTCGACTTTGGCGTGTTTATTTTCTTGAGGGAAAATACAACAAATAAAAGACGAAAAAAAAAAGAAAATGTGCATCGCGGGCAGGGAGAGCGGCAACCATTCAGAGAGCACCCGACCCGCGCCACCACCTGCGCCACAGTACAGCGAGGTCTAGCGCATCGCCGGCGGCACAGCGCCGTTGCGCGTGGCAGGCGATCACCGTAGATTCGTTGGTGCGCTCGCATTGACCACTAAAAGACAGCGTCAAGCGAGGCTTTGATGCGACCGCGGCCGCTGCGCAGAGATCAAAGCATGCGACTAACGTGCCTCTGCCGGCGACGAGATCATAGTGATCCAAGACGACGATCATGCGATCCAAGACGGCTGCGACATCGCCCGACGATTCATCGGATGGTTCGCCAGGCGGTCGTGCCGCCCACTGACAGATGCACTTGGCCAGGTTAGTGATCGCGGCGATGGGTATGGCCTTGTCGCGGTAATAGTCCATGACGGCGAGACCCACATGGGCGTCGGCACGGCGAGCCGCGGCACGCGCCACCGCTAAAGAAATCTGATCCGTGACGTCGGCTCTGTCAAAGAGGTCCGATTCGCCGTGGAGCCAGTCGAGCGCCGCTGCCACAGCCGCCGGCGCCACCGAGAACGCGATACTGCTGGCGATGCCTTGACCGTTGAGCGCGTGCCCAAGGCGTCGCGCCTCCTCGGCCATCCACCCAGCGCACTCGATGCGGCCTTGGCAGGCACAAGTCACAGCCATCTGGTACAGATCCGACGGTTCGAGCGGGACGAGGTCAGACATATCATGCCTGCCGCGGTACATGTGATTGAGTACATCAACATGATTTCCGGCGGCCGCGGCGCGCACGCAATCAAACCCCGTCGCGCGAAATACGACTGCAAGGTCAGACCACGGGTCGCCCGCGCGGCGGATCTCGTCCAAGAGCATGTCGAGCGTGCGCAGGGCGCCGCGTCTCCCGATTTCCTCCCAGGGACATCCGCAGCACGCTGGGCCACGCTCCGCGCCACGCTCGCCAACGAGCAACAGACGACTGATCTCGGGGTCGTCGCGCTCGACGATGGTGACCACGTCCGCGTGAGCGCTGTCGTTGATCTCGAAAAAGCGCGCCACCTGCTCCAGGGAACAACAGAGGACGACGCATCGAGCGAGATCGTCAAAGATACGCGGCGACGACATGACCGTGCACATGCCAGCCTGTTTGTACATGTCCGTGCTATTGATCGATGCCGTGGGCGCCAGCGGATCAGAGATTGCAGCCTCGACGAGATCCTCTCGGCGGCTGGCGATCATGACCATGCGGACGTGCAACGGCGTCGCGTCAAAGGCCCCGTGGCAGACCGCAACAACAGCGGCGGCATCGGCGGTCGGCGTGTTTCGAGCCCATTCACCGAGCGCCGAGGCGCACACGATGGAACCGCGCGCCATGGCACCTACAATGCGATCGCCATGGATGTGCGCCGTCGAGTGCGTCCCGTCGCTCTCCTTGCCATCCAGATCCGTCGCCACCGCGGTGCGATTGCATACATCGCGCCACAGACGACACACGGGACGCGCCCAGAACCGCCATTTAGGGGGCAGGTGCCGTCCCAGGATGAGGGCGAGGATCTCGGTCGGAAGGTCGTCAAAGGTTGCCATTGAGAGCACAAGAGGGACGACCCAGGGTTTCCCTGTGCGTCGCGTCTTTTCGAGCCGACTTTTTTTCACTCTCTCTCTCTCTCTCTTTTTCCCAGACAAGCGCCGCTGTGCACAAGAAAACAGATGCGGCTCCCTACTCCACCCGCTTGTGCCCCTTTTTTTAAGCCTATTCTTTTGTTTATTGCTGTATGCGAGGCGCGACTGCGTATATGCGGCATCGGCGGCCCCGACGGCCGCGCTCAGACCATTTGCCGTTTATGTCTTTTCTCACCTTCCCTTGCATACGGGCGGCGCGTGCATCTTGCGTGTATACGGGTGCCGTGCGCCCGTCCCCCTGATGTGGCACCGACAGTTGGCCAGCACAAACATGGCGAAAAAGAAAGGCGCCTCGGGTTCGCCACCGAATGCACAGCAAAAACAAATCGCCGCCGGTCGTCGGCCGCCTCATGAATAGACCGGCAACGGCCCGGATGGGCGCGATGTTGACTCTTTTTTACACGACCCAATGCGAAAAAAAGAGGCAGAAAAGTTGTAGAGTGGAAAAAAATTGCGGGAGGGGCGCCAGGACACGGGACCAGACGGCAAACACGATATAGGATCGCGCGAAAAATGGGCGAGCAACAAGGATATTTATTTCAACCACGAAAAGAAGGCGATTTTTGTGCATGGGTGACCTGGCGGTACTAATTTGACGCGCGTGCGGGAGAGGGAGGGGGGATCACGCCGGCCACCAGCGGTCCCACAGGACGGCGAGAGAGCATCGCGTGCTGCGGCATGATGCGACGTGATGCGAGAGGACACAATAACGGCAAAAGCATCCGGCGAGAGGGCCCGTGCGGGGTGGCGAAATCTTTTGCATGCACTCTGCGCTGCCGTTGCCGGCGACGGTCGGCAAGTCGATCGACGACCGCAGCGCGCCCTCCATCGTACGGTCCCACTGGTCGAGAGCCGACACCATGACGTCCAAAACGGGGATATGTTTGCGTGAGCCATCGGCATGGGTCCAGGCGTGGTTGAGCGCACCGGCGACCAGGGAGACGACCGATTCAACGGCGACCGGTTCGCGGGCATAATGTTTCATGATGCGGACCGCCGCGGTCGGATCGTGGGTGGCAAGGGTGCTCTGCGCGAGCGCGGCGACCTGATCGGCGGCGCGGCACGAGTCACCAAACAGGCCCGACTCGGTCCACAGCCATTCGAGCACGGGGCCGACCAGACGAGGCCCGACGCACTGCATATCCCGTGCCACGCGCAGCGGGTCGATTAAAGCCGTATTGTCTTGTCGGCGTGCCTCGGCGATCATGTGACGCAGAGTCGCCGGTCCTCCGTGCTGCGCCCATGCCAAAAATAAATAGACGTCTGGCCATACCGGCGTATGGTGCCGCGACCCGACGCGCTGGGAAAATACAACGTCGAGCACGTCGGTGCGCGCTCCTCGTGCAGCGTACTTGGCGCAACAAAGCATATAGTCGGGGAAGCCGCCCGTGAGCCTCTTGGTGGCGTCGGTGTCGTCGCCGCTGTCGAGCCTAGCCAATAGTGCCACAAGGGTACGGGCGGCGACGTGCTCGCCAATGCACTGCCAGATCAGACGTGGCGGAATGTTGCAGACGCGCGCGCAATGCCTGCCCAAGAGCAGCGACAAGACGACCGAGGGGTCGTCGCGCGCGAGAGCGGGGACGATCCATACATCGGCGCGAGGATTGGCGTCCAAGTAGTGATCGACGTCGGCGGCCGAGCACCGTGTAATAACCAACCGGGTGAGGTTCTCCAAAGGACACGCGGTGCCGAGCGGGCGATCGTGATCCAATTCAAACGATTGCGTCACGACATGATCGACGAGCCGAGGCACGCCCGAGGCGACCATCACGACGGCGGCGTCGACGGCGGTGGCACCGGGCGCCGTCACGCATAGGGCGACGGCGTCTTGTGGGTTTGTGATTCCTTGAGCGCCAATCTGGTAGGCGGCAGACGACGCGCACATATAGAGGCCGCGCGATGCCCGACGCATCGACTCTGCGGTCCACGCGCAGAAACGCCTAGGACCCCATCCCATTGCGTCGGCGTCGTCTTTGTCGCGGGCGAGGCCATCGCATATATCCCGCCAGAGGTGGCAGACGGGCCGCACATACGAACGCCAGCGCCATCCGAGGACGTGGACGATGGCAGAAACCAACTCGACCGGCAGGTTGTCAATTGTTGTCTCTGCCTTGTGATCCATGCCAAAATTCGGTGTTTTTCTGTTTGTTGCTCGTCTCCCCCCCCCCCCCTTGTATGGCGACCCGTCGGTATGCTTTTCTTTCTCGTCCTCTGCTACCGAAAGACCAACGGACGACAGGGCACCAAATGACAAAAAGATTGCCGACGGTCGCCGGGCGGATTTCGGGTCGGCGCCAAATAAAAGGTGCTCGCATAGGCTAGTGATCCGATTCAAATATGCCCGTCGGCGGATTGGTCGCAATGCGGGTCAGTGAAAAATGTAAAAAAAAGCGACAGTCTACACGCTCACCGGTGGCCGAGAGAGGCCGAAAAAATCCACAAACCGACAGCGCCCACCGGCGCCTTGCCGACACTCAAACCACACGCCCGCAACATCCTCGTCGACGGCCGCGCTCTTTTTTTTCCCGAGACACAAATGCGCACGGCCCTTGTCGACCTGTTGATTACGGCGCTCGTCGTTGTCGTGTGCGCGGTGGCGCTGCAGACATTGATGAGCGCCGGACGGTACCACGCCGACTGCACAGCCGCCATCGACAGTTGGATCGCCAAAGGACAGTGCTCCAACTTTGGTTGCTACATCCCGCCGCGTGCGCAGTGCGCGCTGCCGACAATCATTCTCTTGGTTTCGTCCGCTGTCGCCTGGGCAACCTATATCGCCCTGCTGCCGTTGTTGTTGCCGTCGCTTGTTTACGAGTGTATCGTCTTTTACTTTTTGTAAACAACAACACCACCGCGCGCGCTCTCTCTTGGTGACCAAAACAAGGCTCACCAAAGCCGACAGGCGACACATTTCCTTGTCCATTTGTCTTTTTTTTCTTTACCCATTCCTTGACGACAAAAAACAATGCAGGCAGGCGGGAAATCGTGTGTACGGGCGGTTTTCTGTGCGTCACTCTAAAAGGACGCCGCGCCATACGGAACCCCATGACGAAATGGCGGGTGGTTCTGTCGGACACCCATTGGCAGCGAGCCAAAGGGCGACCGCATGGTGCCCCGCCGCATCGGCCTCTTGGTAGGCGCGCCAATCCCACGGACACTCGCGGGCGTGCAACCACTCGATAACGTCTATGTGGCCACCTTTGGCCGCGCAGGCAAAGACACGGCCGTCCCACAGCCATCCGGCGGCGACAGCCCATTCGAGTTGGGCCAGGCGCCCGGCCTCGGCGAGCGCGGCCAGATACCCATTAGGATGCCTACGGTGGCGGTCCTTCTTGCGGCGTCTCTGGCCTAGATCCGCTAGCGCAAGGGCCCTCCAACGGCGCGAGACCATCGACGCCGGATAAATGTCGATAGCGTCAATTTTGGACACAACGAGGGCGAGTAGTTCGGCGGGCAAGAGGTCGTCCATGTAGCCTTGGTTGATGAAAAAATATGTGCTCCAACGGAAAGAAAAAAAGGAGACAACGGCCAGCAAAGGAGCGTGCTCGGCGGCCTTTTTTCTCCGTTGGCGGGCTCTGCTTTTTTTTTTCACCTTGTGGGCATATGGCTGCTGTGGGTGGGCAAAAGAGAAAACCTCGTGCGTGCATGGCCGCCCGATGGTAGAAGAAAAAAAAAGATTTCGCCCTTTGTCGTGGGTGTGCGATAAAAAATAGTCCTTTGTGTATGGTCGATTTTTTGTTTCCCTTTTGTGCACAATAGTAGGGCGCAGCGCATTCCCTTTTTTTATTACGTGTGCGCTCAGGCGCATGCGGTTGTTGTGTCGCAACCGGCAACATCCAAAAGTCAAGCGCCGACGCCGGGCATGCCCAACAGCGCTTCGATTTCGGCAACATGATCCGCAAGGCTCATGAGCACAGCCGACTGAGCAGAGGTGTACCGCGACCGGGCAATGACGTCGAGGGCGGCGACCAGCGACTTTGTAAATGACTCGCCGCGGATATAAGAGGTCAGGTGCGCGACCTCGCGCTCGACATAGCGGTCGACTGCGGGAGGACGTCTCGACGTATCTGCCAGATCGCCGATCCGGTGTCCCATGCAAAGATGCTCGACGATGCGTGCCATTTCGTGACCGTACCATGTACCATAGGTGTCGCAGTGAAACTCGTAGATGATCGCCGCGTATAGACCGATGCGGACCAGCGAGCCGGCGCGCTCGACCTTGCCCACGAGTAGGGCCAGCGCGGCAGCCGGCAACCACGAAGACAGCGGCGTATAGTCGCATCGGTGAGGTCCCCATATGCGGGGCGTTGTCTTGATCAAGGGCACATGCCGGTAGGCCAGCGCAAGCGATTCGGAACGAGTCATTGGCGCGCGCCGGGCGTTGACGACCTCTGTTAGGGCGACGTGGTCGAGCCACACAGTACCGTCGACGTAATGATCTTCGTCGATGTCTCTCTCGCAAACTGTGGATGCGTATTTGCAAAAGGCATCGTACCGATCGGCGTACGTCAGTTGTACTAGGAGATGCGTCACCAATGTCGAATGTAGGGTGTGGCATAGGCGCCCCTCTTTGGTGCGCCATAGAGGGCCACCGGTGGGTAACGAACATGCACGTGGTCGGGCGGCCATGTTGAGGACGGCCACGAGTCCACGATCACTGCACGATCTCGCGCACGACAGGGCCAGTGCGGCGACGCCTGTGGGATTGCGCGTGACGCCCGCAACGTGTGCGGACAGTGACGTCAGAGGATCGCCGTGGTCGATGGCAACGTCTCGCAGAGTAGAGTCGCCCAAGTCCCCATACATCCACGCGGCAGCGACTGGGCAGCCGGCCTCAAAGAGGCATGTATCGGGCTCCGTGCACCTGTCGCCAGGGACAAGGTTCCAGAGACGCCACCAGAGAGCGTCGACGACGAGATCAGGGTTGGTGCAGACGGCCGCGTGCATGAGCGCTCTCGACCCGGCGGCGAGCAGCGACGCCAAAGACCAAGGCGAAAGGTATTCGAAAACGGCACGCAAGAGTTCGCCTGGCAACCGCGTCCACACGCAGTCGGAACCGTCAATAACGGCGGCATTACGCCAATGGGCTAGGATGTCCTGCAATCTGACGTCGATGGCACGACGCACAGCAGACGGAGTCCCAGAGACATACGATGCCATCGATGCAGCGCGCGCGCGCAAGTTGCCGGGCCGAGACAAAAAAACAATCTGTGCACAATTCATTTTTTGCGGGTTTTGTGCTTTCAACATTTTTTTTTCGTCCAATGGGGTTCCCTTGTCGGATGCGGCGCCTGCGCGCCCATTGCGGGGGCACCTGCGCGGTCGCATTCTTGTACCTGTCTCGGAGTCTCTTTGTTGTCGCCGCTGCTCACTCGGCATGGACCCTACAGACACTCTCCCCGACGAACTCGTTGCGTTGATCTTTTCGTTTCTGTCGTGCATCGCCATCAGGATATCTGCGGGTCGCGTCTGTGGACGGTGGCGCCGCATCGCGACGGACCCGAAGGCCATCGGTAGGCCTTTGTGTGTGCCGTCGGGCTCTGCCGGCGATCTTTCTGTGCTGGCAGCCGGCGCGGGCCACCATGGATGCATAGACGACGCCGTCGAAATCGACCGTCATGCTGTCGGCCCCGCCAATGCCTGCATACTGGCGTCGGCCGTGCGGTCTGGGAACGCGCGATGCATCGAATACGTGCGTCGCAGGACCGACCAGAGCACCGCTGCCGCTTCTTACGAGTCTGTGTGCTCGGGAAGAGTGGATCTCGTCGAGATGTTTGACTGGCAGGGTCACGCCTTTCATCCGGTCTCGGTCGCCGCTTCCCGCGGTCACACCCACCTGATCGACTACTTTTGCCAACGCGGGCTCCATGTCAGGTTCCACCTGCTCGGAGGCGCCATGGCCGCCGGGCGCGTGGACGTCTTGCGCTGGGCCGTGGCCAATGGCTGCGTGCCCGATCCAGAGGCGCACAGGATGGCCGCCAGGAGCGGCAGCGTCGAGTGCCTGCGCTTCTTGGACGATTGTGGATGCTCGCGTCATCGTGGCTCAACATCTGCGGCCGCCTTTGGAGGTCATCTCGATGTCATTCGTTACATGGATCGCAATGGGTACGACCGACACACAGACGACCTCTGTTCGGCCCTCCAGGGGGGCCGCGTCGAGGTGGTAGACTATATGCATCGGCGCGGTTGGCCGTGGTGCGACAGAGCGTGCGAGCGCGCCGCGTCGAGCGGCAACGTCGAAATGCTCGCCTGTGTGCGCGCGCTCGGCCGGCCGTGGACGCCCGAGACGTGCGCCGCCGCCGCCGGCAACGGCCATTTCGACATGCTCGTCTATGCTCGATCCAACGGGTGTCCATGGGATGGGCGCACCTGCGCCGCGGCCGCTGCCTCGGGCCGGCTCGACATTCTTACGTATGTCCACGCGCACGGCTGCCCATGGGACAAACGTACGACTCGCGCCGCCGTCGAATTCGGACGGCTGGCGTGTCTCGTGTTTGCCTGCGAGCACGGATGTCCGATCGACGCCGACGCGCTTGCCGAGCACGCCAAGAGGGACATTGACCATGCGTGCTTTTGTTATGCCTACAAGCGGATCTATCCCGACGGCGAGCGGGACCTCTCGCGTGCATACCTCGGGCCGGTGGTCGACGACATGATCAGCGGCGAGGACATATCCGTCAATCGCTGGTCTTTTACGAGGCCGCCGCTCCCCTATCTCGCCAGACACCACTGTCGCATTTGACGCTTTTTATTTTTTTGCCGTGCGTCGCGCCTTGTTGTGGTTGCGCACTGGTGCTGCGCTGGTGCTGATCTGTGTTTTTGCTGTGGCCAAGCCGGCGCAGCCGATTCGCAAGGAAAAGAGAGACTGCATTTTTTACGCGCCGCCAGAGTCCAACGACACGAAAGATTTGGGGGGGGGGAAGCAAAAGAAAAGAAAAGCGAAAATGTCCCGGTTGTGCAGTGAGCGCCATGAACCAATACCACCGACAGCAACACATGTCGCGGCGTAAAACTTGCGGTCTGTTGACACGCCACAAACTCATCGGCATTCGCGATGACTCTTCAGCGAGTCCGTGTGTGAACGCAAAAGATTTTATGCTGAGGGTCGACGTAATACTGGTCAACGGCCGGTCGGCCATCGGACGGCCCCTTTTTCCTGATGGAAAGGCTCGGCCGTGGACGACTCGGTCGCCTGTAGGATCTGGACCCGCATCCCCAATTTGCAAAACCGCCGGTAAGTCGCGCGGCATGTGCGCAGCCTGATTTCGATCGCGATCCGTCTTCCCATCTACATTCGTGATCCGTTTTCATCGAGGGCATTTTTTTGAAAAGAAAAGAAACCGCGATTCATGAAGCGACAGAGGCCGCTGCGCAGACCGCGGGAAAGAGGTTGGCCGCGACCAAGCCGGCCCGTCCAGATCTTTAGGCCAGATGGCCGGCCGACAGGCCTCGATCCAGCGGTAGAGCATCACCGACGAGGCCTTGTGTACAAGTTTCAATTACGCAGACGGACGGGTTGGTCGCACGCAGGTTGCCCAGGCGCACGTCGGGCGCATCGCTACCGCCCCGACAGCAACGGAAAGGAATGGCAGGGCCTCGGCGAAAGGTCGACAAGGCGACCGCCCCCCTTCGCCGTTGGGAATAATCCCCGGAAAGAAAAAAAAAAGGAAAACCAAAGGGCACCAACACCAAGGGGCCCTTTTTTGCAAGGCCGGGATGGCGGCGACGAGCACAGGGAAAAAAAGGTCGCATGACAGAAAGAAAGAAAAAAATAGCAACATGCTTATTGTCGGTCCAGATACAAAGGAGGGACCATATAGGCAGCCAGCCTCACGTAAAACCGTCTCGCGTCGGCCTTGTCCTGCAGACTCATCCAAATGTCCTTTCGTTCCAGCCAAGTGACTAGAGGACCGGTGTACTTGTCGATGCGAGTGCCGGGGGGCGATCGAGATGCGTGCGTCCACCTCCACAATTGGCAAGCGGTCGGGTTGCGAGGCATCTTGCCGGCGTCGCTCGGTATGGGTTCAATCGAGTACCGAGATCGGGCAATCTCGACGACAGCCGGTTCGGCGAGCACACCACAGAGCAGTTCGGGATACTGTCGCTGCATAGGATCGGGGTCGATACCCAGCGCACGCGCGACGGCAACGAGATCATCGGCACGGGGCAGACGCCCCGACTCTAACGGCTTTTCGGTGCATATGCTGTGCCAGGCGTAAGCGGCGGCACGCCCCACGATATCGACCGGTATGCGCCGGGAGTCGAATCGCCCTCGGCAGACGGCTGCAGCACGGTCTACGAGCGACGCCCCAGACACGCCAAACAGCGGCGAAGCCAGCCTTGCCGCTTGACGGTCGGCAAACAGACGGAGCAAGAGTTGAAGGCGGCGCTCCTCAAAGAAGGAGATGCGCATGCGGCCTCCAAACCACGCCTCTTGGTCGGCATCGTTTTCGACGACCTGTCTGTGTACGATCGCCATGACGTCGGGCGGAAGGTTACCGGTTGCCTGCGATAACGTGACCATGGCCCTGGACAGCCATTCTTCCTTGCCGACCGGCAGGTCCGGATACATCGGCGCGGGGGGATATTGCGTAAACTCTTTAAGGAGCGATGCCAAGACGCCTCTGGGCTGCCGCGCGATAGCGAGAGGAACGACGAGCGGCCTGATCCTTTTCGACACGAAAACGGGGTCGAAAGCCGCGGTGCTGTGATCATAGTCATAGCCCTCAATCAGGGACACCGATAAATTGCCCGAGATCATGAATAGTGCGATGCGCGTCTTGTCGGCCTTTTGCGTCTCCACGACGCAATAGAGGCGAGCCACGTCGTCGGGCTGCGCGCCCGGCAGGACGGCGAGGAGATCGCCCCACGCATATTCCGGCAGGATGTCCCCAAAGTCAGTGCTGGTCGAACTGCGATTCCTGCGTTGGACCAGTCGCCACAGTTTTGATAGTTGTTCGCGGTCGCCGTTGGCTAGGAGTGTTCTGGACAGCGACTCGATATCCTCGGCGGTGGCTGGGAGTTCTTGGTCTATGGGGTCGTCCATCCTGGCGACGCCCTTTCTGATTGTCGTCGGCTGGGGTCTTTACTGCTCGGGCGCGCGGGTTTGTGCTTGTGCGCCACCACCTATCGATTTGCTTGGGTTCTGTGTGACAGCCAACAAGGCCGAATTACTGTGCAGCGGTCCTATTCCTGTTTGTTGTCAGTCCAGTCGGCGAGAGGCGAGGTTCCAGAGGCGCAACCAGAGGACGTCGGCGCGCGTGGTCGCCTGCACCAATCCGGCGGCAAGCAGCGACCTGTTGCTCGTAGCGGGCGTCGGATGGGCGCGCGCGGTGTGTGCGCGCTCGTCGTCGGCGAGGTCTTGGTGTGTCGCCAGAGGGCGTCTATGGCGAAGGCGAGGCCGGTGCGCTTGATCTGGTGGCGAACAGCGACGCCAACGTTGCGGACAAAACACGGCGCATGCATGCCGCACTAATCGCGATCTCAAAAGGGCGCCAAACCACCGTAGCCACCTCAACGTGCCGATTCGACAAAAGGACACACAAAAATTCTTTTTTTTTCTTTACGCTTTGCCCCTCGGATATACTTTTGCTTTTTTTTTGGAGCGACTCAACCGGTCCGCTGCTGTGAGCGCCGCGCGACTGCAAAGGCGCCAGCGCAATCACAACATCTTCCCGTCCACCGACGATCGGGTCAGTGCCGACCCGACCCGAATTCGCAGTACACCGGAATGCGACTGAATTTCTTTTTTTTTTCGTTTTTTCTTCCGGTTCGCCGTCACTTTTCTGGCCATTAAGGGGGGAACGTGAATCCACCAAGAACCACATCCTCTCTGTCGTGTGTGTTGACGCCCCGGTTCGGTATGCGGACGGTCGCCATAGGGGGCGGGACAGTAACCAAACCGTTTGGTTACGCCACGACTCCCGGTCGCGCCACTGGTTAGGTTAGGCGGTGCACGTCTGATCGCGCTATCGGACCAGCCCGCAAATCCGTTCCGCGCTCGTGAAAGGAAGTACATACCGCGTTGCGCCTCTCATGGAGTACCCGCAGCCTACCGACGCGCGACAGCCCGGTAGCCAGGACGCGAACACAAACCAGTGCTACTTTGACGAGTTCATGCCTCGTGGACAGTATGTGTCACCTAGTGACCGCCGGGCGGCCGAATTTCTAGAGCACAAGGCGGCCCTTGAATTTGCCCCGTGGCAACGGGCCGAGCAGGGCACGGGCTCTCAGGCGGACGTCGCCGAATGGGCGCGGTTTTCCATCATCGATCCTGCAGATCCACAGGCTCTGGAGCGCATTGCCGCCCACGACCGCGTGCGCCCGTCCGTTGCTGCTTCATGCCTCTACAAACTTTTATGGGCGACCATCGATCCCCCGCCTCACCTTGCTCTGCCGTCTTTTACCGATGTGATCGACGCCGCCATGCAAGTCGTCGGTCCCGACGGTGCAGATGATATCCGGCGCGCCGTTGCAGGCCTCAAGTCACTGGACCGGTCAACACGCCGTCGCGCCATTGCAACGATCGGCGAAATGCTAGAGGCGCGACGTGTGGGCGACCAAAGGCAGGGGAGGCACCCGTTCTATCCCGTCCCCATGCCGCGCAGTTTGTGGGCCGCGGCGCTCGACGCACTCGCGCGATCCGACGCACAAGACCGACCACCTCGTTGCGATCCACAACATGCCTACTATGTTCTCGTAGCAGAGGGTGGCGATTGGAGCGATCCTGTTTTCCTCGCCTTCCTGGCGGGTCCTCATTCGACCACAGTACCAAGCCAGACGGCAGAGACCGCCGTATGGGAAACCCGTGTTCGTTACGACGGCCTGACGTATCGAAGAGAGCCTGGACAGGCGCCCGACAGAGGGGACTCGCCCGGCTCTCTGCCTCTTGACGACGTGGCCGCATGGATAACGCCGTTTCTCGTCAGCCTTGTCCTCACTGTGGGATCAGAGATGGATACGCGCATGCCTCGTGCGACGTCCGAACCCAAAGTCGTCAGTCAGGTCAAGCGCGTCCTCGCGCGCTTCGGCGACGACATCGGCCGCATCCCGACGTCGGCCGGGCTCACGCCGGCGCTAATGAAAGCCATTCCGCGCGGTCCAACGGATCTATGGGGTGCATGGATAGGCGAGTGCCAACTCGTGGCCGCGCTGACCGTCTTTGCCGGGCAGGTCCTCGCCAGGCGCGCGTCGCCTCTTTTTACCGGGCCGCCTTTGACGCTCTTTGATGCGACCGTGGATGCTTCTGCTATGTCGCGCGGTCGCCGTCCAGCACTGCCTCTTGACGTCATTGAACGTTCGGCTCCTCGTCTGTGGCAGCGCGTGTGCTCTGCTCCTGCCACTGACGCCGGCACGCTTGTCGGTGCCGACCTGCTACCTGATGTGGCCCGCGCTTCGGGGATCGCTGTCGGGGACGCCGAGATCGCCCGTCCGGAACTTTTGTGTCAGCCGCTGGCCCTCCCTCTGGTCCAGGCTCAGGCGACGACACGCTACGGTCCGTCCCTTCTTTCACCGAGCCAACAGTCGCTCGTGGCGCACGAGGGGGCTGGACAATATCTGTACGAGACGTGGAAGCGATCGTGCAACAGTAATCCACGCTTTGCACCGGGGCGGCACGAGTCGCGGACCTTCTCCAACATCGCCAAATCTACGGGCGTCTCCTTTCCTACCGAACCCGGTGCTTTTTGCGCCGCTCTGGCTCCCGTGATGATGGAGCCCCCAGCGCTGGGCGACGGCTGGATGCCAGGCGGCTAACAAACTAGTCGGCTCGTGGCGGCCGAGGGCGGGCTTTGGTCAATGGGGACGTTCACATCGAGTGCCGCGACTTGGCCTGCCGTCGTCGCTTCATGCATGCTTGGGCACGAGTTCCGTGTTTGTGCGCGCCGATCTACCCCCCTTCCCCGAATCGCTTGGGTTTTTGTTTGTGCTGCAAGCAAGGCCATTGATTTTTTTCCATTCTACGCGGGGACTGTGCTATTTTGTTTACCGTCGACAGGCGCATCGAGGGAAGGGGGGGGGGGTATTCGGGCAACTTTTTTATTATGGTTCTAAATAAGAGGGAGCGATCATGCACGCGGCCAGCCTCACAAAGAGACGTCGCGCATCGGCCTTGTCTTGCGGATCGATCTCGACCCCGGCAAACTCTAGGCAACCGATCAGAGCGTTACTCTTTCCATCGAGGGGTTCATGTAGTGTCGACCCAGTACGCCGCCACGCACTCGCAAGCCACCATCTATAGGCGCGGGGCCTCTTGCCGGCGCTGCGCGATATGGGTTCAATCGAGTATCGAGATCGGGCAATCTCGACGATGGCCGGCTCGGCGAGCACACCACAGAGCAATTCGGGATACTTTTGTTGGAGCGGGTCGGGTTCGACGCCGAGAGCACGGGCAACATCGACAAGGTCGTCAGCACGAGGCAAGTGTCCCGACGCGAGCCGCGCCTCAGTGCAGATACCGTGCCAGGCGTATGCGGCGGCGCGCCGTATAATGTCGTCGGGCATGCAACCGCGTTCAAGTCGCCCTCGGTAGGCTGCCGCAGCGCGATCAACAAGCGACGCATCACCACACAGGACGAATAGAGGAGACGCCTCTATGGCGGCTTGACGGTCGGCAGACAGACGCAGCAAGAGTTGGAGACGGCGCTCGTTAAATAGAGAGACGCGCGTGACCATTCCGAGCCACGCCTCGGCGCCATCGTTCTTATTGTCGACGTCGCCATCATCGCGCTTGATAGCGCCAGTATCTCTGCCGCTGTTTCCGTCGTCGTTACAACGACGATCGTCGGCGTACCAGGCGCGAATCTGTTTGTGCACCCGCGCGACGGTATCGCCGACCGAATCGTCTGTAGCGTCCGACAGGACGACCATGGCCCTCGATAGCCAGTCGTCGCGCATGACAGGGTCGCAATAGGCCGCTACCGGCAGCGGGTACTGCACAAAGTCCTTGAGGAGGGACCCGAGCACATCGTCGCGGTGGGGCGCGAGTACGTCGTCGCGGTGGGGCGCGATCACGGCAGGGACGGCGAGCGGCTCCATCTTTCTCGTCACATAGACGCGATCAAATCCGTGGGTGTCGTAATAGGCGTCATAGGCGTCAACAAGCGACACGGTTTCGTCGTCTCCGTCGCGCGCGACCATAAAGAGAGCCACGCGCGTCTCGTCTGCCTTTTGCGCCTCGATCACGCAATAGTTGCGTGTAGCGGCGTCGGGCTCGACGTCGGGCAGGGCGGCGAGAAGGTCGCCCCACGTATCTTCCGGCAACACGCGCCCAAACTCTTTCGCCGTCGAACTACGGATCTTGTGCTCTGCCATCATCCAGAAGCGCAACTGTTCCTCGATGGTGCAGTTGGCCTCTAGCACGGCCAATATCGATTTGACATCAAACGAAACAGTGGATTGGCTCTCGGCGGAGGTCGATTCGTCGTCCATCTCTTTTTCGTCGAGGTGAGGCGACGCGAGCGAGTCCTGGGGTCTAGGTTGGCGTCTGTGTGGCATGGGTTTTCAAAGCGGGCGCCGACCCTCTACGAATGAAACCGAAATTTTTTATTTTTTCATTGGTTTGCGCTGGTGCGCTCTTTTTGCCGTTGGTCACGGCGGCGCACGCACCTTTTGGGCGATGCCGGTGTCGACATAAATGACAAAGGACCACAGATGACCGTGTCTGGGACGCAGGATTGTGCTGGCGCAAGTCGGTGGTCGGTACAATCGATCCGGTCGCGCCCACTTTTGGCAACAGTAAAGGCTGCTTCTGTTGCCGTTCATGACACTCGGTCTGGTGTGCGGGGCGCAACAATGAAAAGAGCAACGCCGACCAACACGACAGGCAACCAAAAGCCGCCTGCCCTTTCACAAAGAAGGTGTCCTTTTATTGCTGCATTTTGTGTTTTGAAAAGACGAATCAAAATGTATTTATTGGCGTCGCGTTCTCTTTTTGTTGTGCACCGCGCAAACCGGTTGGCGCCGGGGATGTAAAGGTCGCCAGTAAATTCATGGCCAACGGTCGTCGAGCGTGCGCCCGCAAGGCCACAGACGACACAATTGTCCTTTGGAGAAAAGAAAAAAGTCGCTCCCACCTTACGGCAAGCACCAACAGACCGCATCCACAAAAAAAGGCCAAAGAACCGACAGCCTTTTTTTTTCTGGCTTTCGGTTAAGCCTATTGTCTGCGCGCACGATGGACGCACGACAGGGAAAGATCACCATCGGCGACCTGCCTGTCGAGTTGCGCGCGCACATTGTCGACCTTCTCAACGACCACGACTTTTGCGCGTGTCGCCTGGCCCACCGCAGCCTCTGCGTGGTCGATGCCGACGCCATCGAAAAGAGAGCCGCCATGTGGCGCGGATGTCGCACCCCAGAGGATTTCTCCGCACGGGGCAACATCTATGCGCTCGGTCTGATGCACGCGCGCGGCGTCGCCGTACACGGATGGCATTGTGCCGGCGAGGCTGCCGCCAACGGCCACATCCACGTGCTCGACTTTTTGCGCCATCGCGGCCTTGTTCGAGACGACGACAATTCGGTTTGGGGCTGGCGCTCTTATGCGTGCACGCAGGCTGCGACCCGCGGACGCCTCGATGTCGTCAAACATATGTACGAGACGTGGACGCAAAAAGACAACACTGTCTTGCGGAGCGCCATTCGCGGCGACGCGTTGCCAGTGCTTGTGTGGCTGTGCGATCGCCTGGGTAGTCCACCTACCGCCGACCACATCAAACACGCCGTGGAGCACGAGGCCGTGGCCATCGTCGCTCACTATCGGCACGCACTGCCAGACGGCGCCGTCGACTGGGGTCTGGTGGCTCTGGAAGCGATCAGCAGTACCCGTCACCGGACCGTGGACCTCTTGCGCGTTCTTTTACAGGGCGGAATCAGTCCCTGGCGCCAGCACGCTATCGCCCGACGTGCGTGCACGCGCCGACAAGGCACAGACGTCATCGAGGTCGTGTACGAAATGCTGCCCGATGCGTTTTCGGCAGAGTGCGTCCGCGCGGCGGCGTCGGCCGGCACCCTCGACCAGATCTGTTGGCTGTGCGCCAAGCAGCCCCACTGGGCCGACGAGGCTGCTCTTGTATCCCTAAACGACGCATTCGACGACGACGACCAACGCAATGCCGACGAACGTGCCATTGTGACCCTGTGGGAACTGGGACTCTTGCGCGATCTAGCACGCATCCTCTATACGGCATCGGCGCGCGGCAACACAACCGTCCTCGGGCGCCTCTTGTCGTGTCCGAAAACCGCTTGGCGACGCTACAGCCTCGACAACGATAGCACGTCGCCCGTTGGACCCCCGACAGGGTTTGACCGTTACGAGCACGACGAGCACATCGATCCCGTGTGCCAAGACTGGGTGGCGTGGCGCAACGGTCTACCGGCAGACCACGTGGCGGCCCTCCTCCAAGGCGCGCTGGCCCGCTTCTGCATAGACGGTGAGCGCGACATGCTCGACTGGCTCGACCAACGCGGATTTTCTGCGTGGACTCGCACCGACCTCGGGTGATCATCCTACCCGTGCGCGATGTCCCTCGACGTCGACGTCGAAAACACTTTTCTGCCTGTTGTCGGTCGGTTGGCGATTCGCCGATTACCTTACTCGCGATGGCAGCCGACATTCAAGAGTCACTCGGGCGGTTTTACTTTTTTCCTTTATCTGTTGGCCGACCGTACATCAGCGTCGGCCGCGCTAGAGTCTAACATGAAAATAAAGAAAAGGGAACCAGATGTGCGCTCTGCTAACCTGCGATCATGCCGCTCGTCATGCAATATTGTGGGAAAGGGAGGCGGAGGAGAAAAGAAAAAAACAAAAAAACATAGATCAAGTAAAAAGTCGGCAATCCTACTCGGAAACCACTATGTGTGATTTATTTCTTTTTATTCTAGGCTATCAAGTGAGAAAGCCGAGAGGCGATCCGAATCACAGACGCACTTGACGTCCCTGGTTGTCGTGTGTGTGTGTGTGTGTGTGTGCATGTGTGGTTTATTTGTTGGTAGGCCGCGCCTTTTTCGAGGCCCGTCGCCGTTTCCGTTTGGATCGACGTCGGAGCAGCGGCGCAGGAGCGGGTCGCGGGCCGTCGATGATGCGGCGCAAGTGCGCAGTCATTTCCGGCGGCGTCGCGGAACCGCAAAATACATTAAACAGCGAGTTGTCCATGGCGGCGGCGTCATGGCAAGTGTCGTCGTGGGACCATGAGCCGGCCTTGTCGCACACGACGCGCGCGACGTCGATTCGCGCCTGGATCGAGGCAGCCTCAAGAGCGTCCATGCAAGAGAGCGGCGCGGCCGTCGGTAGGTAGAGCGGATGTGGATGCAGGTGGGATGCTGGGTCTTCTTGGTGCTTGATTGATCGCGCGCAGGCAATGATGACGTCGTCTGGCGAGAGCGATCGCCGCCAGCGCTTGGGCAGGGGACAGCCTTGCGCTAGCGCCCAGAGGACGCACTTGGCGTCGGCGCAGCGCTCGCCATTGCCCTCAAATGATTTCCGAGGGTGCCACGGCAGGCCCATGGCCCGTTCGCGCGCCCACATTTCGATCGAAGGATAGGCGTCGCCGCGACAGAATCGGCCAAAGGGAGGTCGCGAGGTCGTGCCAGGTGGTGGGTTGGCGCCGAGCCACGAGGCGACCTCGGCGGCGCCCTTTTTGATCGCCGCCAACCACATGCGCTCGTAGAGGGCGTCATTGTCGTTGATCCAGCCGCGCTCGTGAGCCTGGCGTACAAGGTCTAGGCGATCGGCTTTCGATGCGCGGACGAGCGCCTTTGGACCGCACGGGTCGCAGCCGAGCACGTCCACTGCATAGGCCACCACGGCAGCCGAACCGGGCTCCCACGTGCCATAGTGCAATAGATTGCACGGCGGCGAGCAATGCCTGGCGCGCAGCCATTGCAACGAGGCCGCCGACGGTGCCCACTGTGCAAAGCACGCAGCCATGCCTGCACTCGGTGGCAAGTTAAATGTCACCATCCACGCGTGCTTGTTGGCCAGCCAGTCGAGCACGGCAGTGTGGCCGCGCCCCAGCGCACCATAAAAGACATTGCGATCATTAGACGAGCCTGGCCTGACGGCATCGACCCACTCTAAAACGTCGACGTGACCGCCCTTGGCGGCGGCCCTGGATAGTAAGGGTCTTTTGGCATCGGACGGTTTAGGCTTGCGCGCGTCGTGCAAGCGATCATGGCCGGTGGCGTGCCCCCAACGCAAAATATCCAGCCTCCCGGCGGCTGCCGCCGCTTCCCAGATCGAGGCGCGGCTCCCCCACGGCCGCCTGAACAGGCCGTCGTCCAAAAAGCGAGAAACAATGGCGATGTCGGCCGAACGGCCCCAGATCGGCAAGACGCGGTCGAGCGCTGATGCCCAGCAGCGCCGCTGTCGCTCGGTGATCGGACCGCGTACAGCGATCAAGGCATCGAGGTCTGCCAGGACAGCGCCAATGTTGCCGACGTGCACAGCGCACGTCCACGGCCACGTATCGGCCTCGCGTCCGCGCCTGCATCGTGGGCAAAAGAAACACGCCTCGGTGCGCGTAACCGGTTCGCTGCCGCATGAGTGAAATGTATCCCACTCGCCCTTGGGATCGCATTCGACCCATGGCTGTTGCTGTCGACGTATCCATGCAGCCAGCGCCCCGTGACCATAAACGACGGCATCGATCAAATGTCCCGTGTGCAGAAAGCACACGCTCGTGCGGGCAGCGAGCGAGCGGACGCGTGCTGCCCAACCGACTAGCAGCCGCGCCGGCGCGGCGTCGGCGGCCACGACCGTCGTCGCTGTCTGCTCGACAAATCGGTCGAGATGCCACAAAGGAATGGCATTGGCAATGGCGCGCCAACGCTTGCAGACGCGTGCCACGACAGGCACCAACGCCATGCCCAGGTCGACGTCGAAAATGCGGTAGAGAATGGCGTCGTATAATACGGCGTTGATGTTGTTTTCCATCTCTTATCTTTTTTTTTTCTTTTCCGGTCCTCGTCGGCGGTGTCGGCGGTCAGCCACGACGATCAAAAGAGGCCATGGCGGCGGCTGTGCCACCGGCACTGAAAAAGCCACACTGCGGCTGCAGCGCCCAATGGAAAAAAATCCAAGCGAACAAAAAATACCGTTGGCCCTCTGTTTTTCATTTGTCTTTTTTTGTTTTGTTTACTGTCGTCTGCGCGTGGTCGCCTCGCAGGTTTGCGCCAAAATACTCGACCGGCCATGTTTGCCCCCTCTGTCGATGCCAACGGGCACATTACGGTACTCTCGCATGAATTGTGGGACCACATCCTCAACGGTGCCGACCCTAATGGCCGGGCGCTGCTCGACCCGCGCTTTCGATTCGCGGCACGCATGACCTGCCGCTTGTGGCACGCGGTCGTCTCTAGCCCGTCCGAGGCCGATCGTCGCCGGATCGTGGCGACCCTTTCTGCGATGCTTGTTGACCCGCCCCGCATAACGGCCGAGGCCACGGGCCGCATGGCGATCGGGGCGGCCGTGTGTGCCAGCGCCATGGCCGACCTGTTTGCCGCGTCAGACGACGATTCCGCCCTGGAGACGCTCACTGCCCGACTGGCGCCGTCTACAGATATTGCGGTGTGGCGGTGGAGGCTCGTGGATGCCATGGCAGCGTCAGGCGTCGACCGCCATTTCGACCGCGCCCTCGCGCTGCCCGACCGCGAATCTGTCCGAGTCTGCGTGGCGACGGGCGAGCGCGCCGTCGACTCGTATAGCGCGTTGCCTGCGTATTACCGTATGTGCATACATCGTCATTATGTACGGGGCGCCGACGTGCTCGCCAATCTCTTGTCTCTCGATGACCTGCGCGATGCGGCCACCGTCGCCATCCTACACGATCGTCCGTCGTCGCTGATGATAATTCTGGCCCACATTTGTCGTCGCCATTCTTAACGCGCACAAGACTCGCCTCCATCTGGCGATCCGCGCGGCGGTATTTCGCCTGCGCCCTACTATGACAAGTTGGCCTTGTCTATTTGGCGTGCGGTGATGAGACACCAGGCGACGGCGACGATGGCGGCCCTTTTTGACATCGAACAAGACCCGCACGTCCACGATACCCTGAAAGCGGCACTCGTCGACGGATGGAGAGACAATCGCAGGGTGCTCCTTTTCGATGCCATTCGCCTGAGGAACCACGCCGTCGTCAAGGCGTTGCCCCGTGACGCCTACGATGCCAAGACGGTGCTTGGTGCGGCACTCGACAGTGGGAACTTGCCGTTCGCGCGCTGGCTGATCGAGCACCATCGCGACGAAAACCCGAGAGCCGACACCTTGTGCGGAATGTCCACCGCCGAGGCAGCCCGGTCTGCCTTGCGCTATGATTCGTCCGATCATCATTGGTGGTATTCTTGGCTGGCCTCGTGCGGCTGCGAGCCTGTCGCTTCCGGCGTTGCGCGCATACTCGGCCAATCGCCTGCCGTCCCCAGCGACAACCACGACGTTGCGCGCTTTGTCGAGGCCTGGCCGCGTCAGAGCGCCGCCTTTGACAACGGCCGCTTTGTGGTTGACCTTGTATGCGCGCAGCCTCCACGCATCGGATGGGGTGCACGAGAACGGATCGCCGAGGCCGTCGCACCGCACGCGCCCGATGTCTCTGCATTGCTCGTCGACGGCATGTGGCGCCAGGCGATCTCCCAGTTTGATGGTTTGATCCGTGACGTACGCGACGCCGACGGCGCTCTATCGATCAGCAAGGCTCTCGTGTGGCTTTGCCGCAAGGCCCGGCGCTGGGGTTTGCTGCCCGAGTGCTCGACCGACGATGTCAAACAACTCGAAAACACTCAAGACTGCCCGCCTGGCGGCGCACCGGCCGCTGTTGTTTTGTGCGCATCGCAAGACAACAGACAACGCGCACGGCTGTCGGCGTCGCTCCTGTATGCCATTGTCGAGCACACCGCCAGCAAGACGACCACCGACACCAAGCAGACGATCATCTCTCTGATCCACGCGCTCGACGCCGCCAAGTTACTCGACGAGCAAGCCTCGCACCTCTGGAAGCATTCCAATGCCGGTATTGTGTGACCGCCCACAAGACACATTGCCTATGAGAGAAAAAACTAGCGCGTGAAAAAACGAGACCATTCCCGATGTTTGCGCGCGGGAACCGGCTGCGCTCGGTCAACCGACCACCTGGCTTCTGGTCGGCGCCAGCGAGAATCAAATTGCATTTTAGCGAAAAAAAATAAAAAACAACAACATAAAGGAATCGGATGAAAACCGGTCGCTCAGACCCGACATAGGCCCGAGCGCGAATCGGCCACATTAGGGTTCCACAGGTTGCGCGCCGGACGGTCCCCCGCGACCCACCACAAAGGACTAGAATCGCACAGCAAAAAAAAAAGACGGAGCGGACCGCCAGCCGCTACTGCATCGCACGGCTTTTGCGGCATCATGCGATACAGAGCGATCAGCCGCTGCGAGAAATTTTGGCCAATCCGCAAAAGGACTGGGCGCCAATGAGCGATTTATGCCGTCGGCGTTGGGGTTTTGCCCCTTTTTACTCTCTTTTTTTTCTCTTGCGGCGAATCACAAACAAAACAGAAACACGGGACATGGCAGAAACCACGCAGAGCGAGACAACGATCGACGCCCTCCCCTACGAACTCTTGCGCCACATTTTGGTCGAGTTTACCGACCGACGCGATCGACTCGCAGCCTGGTGCGTCTGCCATGGGTGGAGGAGCCAACTGCGGGCCGGCCGACGCTATTGCTGGGGGAAGTCTGCCCTGCAGCATAAACCGAGCCTAACGGCACTCGCGCGCCGCTCGATCACCGACGGCCTATCCGACCTGGGATTCTGGCTTTTCGATGTGTGCGTCGACAAGGAGTTTGGCACATTGAGCCGGTTACTTCCTCAAACCGTATCGTCCGACGGTGCCCATCAGGGCCTGCGACGTCAACTACGATATCGCGGGTGCCGTTGGATGGCCGCAGATGCCAAGCGGGCCATCCTCGCCGGCGACCCGCACGCAATCGCCGAGGCCCTTGACGACGGACATGGCTTGGACTCTGGCGTCATTTACGCGCTTCTCGCTACCGGTAACTTTTCCATAGTCGACACGCAACGCGATGCCGGCAGCGGTCCCATTCTCTTTGGTTCCGTCGTCGCCCACGCCGCGGCCGATGGACGAATCGACGTCATCGACTGGGTTCGATCGCGCACAGGTTTGGACCACCACGCGCCCATATGCGAGGGCGTTTTGCGGGCGGCGTTCGAACGCAATCCGTTGGTCGTTCGCCTGATCGAGTGGGCCACCGCCGACGGGGCGCTCAAATGGACCGCCGATGACGTGAAGCAGTTTCACCGTTGCGGCAACGTCGAGGTCGCCGAGTGGATCTGGACCCACCGGCGCCAGTGCATTTCGCCCCAGGACTTTTTGCGCGCTGTCATCGCGGGACCGGGGAATGCAAACACGGCACTGTGGGCGCTCGACAATGGAATCGGAGATCCCGCCGCGATTAGAAAAGAATCCTGCACTTGGCTCATAGAGAGGCCATTTCGATACGACTCGTCCGACATTACCGTCGAGCAAGTGGACCGTCTGTACGCTGCCGGTCTGATCGACCCTAGGCCGTACGACTGTGTCTACGCCGCACACCACAAAAACATGGCCCTCCTGGCCTGGTTGTGCGAGCACGTGTCAGAGGCCCACAGAGACGGCTGGCGCAACGAAACGATGTGGCGCCAAATCGCGATGCACGGCCATCCTGCGTGTATGGCGTTGCTTGTCTCCAAGGGAGTAGACATGTCGGCGTGCATGCTTGCCGATGCGACATGGGCCGTCCTATGGTTTTGGGACGACGTCAGCGACATCATCGCCTGTGTCGAATTGCTTGTCGGCGCCGGATGCGCGTTGACGGCCAGATCGTGTCTGACACTAGCCCGGCTGGGCGCTACGAATCTGTTGCGTGTTGCCGTGCACGAGAAAGAGGTGCCATGGGATGCACGTGCCTGCCTGAAGACGGCTCTTTTGTGCGACTCGGCCGCCTGCCGACAGACGGCCGCGTGGATCGCCCAAGAGATTGGGGTCGATGTCGGCGCCTTTGAACAGGACCTCTTGTGCGGCGACTAGGCGATGATGGCCGTTTTATGTTGCCGTTTTTGTTGGTCGCAAAATAAAAGGTAAAGGAAATTCTTTGTGAGGAGAGGGAAAAAAGTCTTCAAGTTTTAAAAAAGACAATGTAAAAGACACATGACAGACGACAAGGGTCAAGGCAAGGCGGCGGCAATAAGATCGGCCTCGGCGGCCTCGACGCACTGGCCAGTCTTTTGGGCGATCCACCGCGCCATCTCGCGATGGCGGTCCGAGTCGATCGAGAGCGCCAGGCGCAACCATTTCTCGGGTTCCCACACAAAATCCGACGACGCGGCGGCTCGGCGCAAGAGATCCAATAGCCCGACGCGGATGATGTGCGCGCACGCTTTGGATGTCCACTTGCAACCGCGCGACGCCAGCAACTCTATTGTGCGGGCGTGTTCGACCAAGGTGACGGCCGAATCCACGTCAAACAACATCCAGTCGAGAGCGCCTATGGGAGGATCGCCAAACCGGCTGACCATCCACAAAGCGACGGCGAAACGGCTTTCGCGAACACACGCACGCCACAAGATATCTACATCGGCCGTGCAGTCGACGCTCGCCAGCCAGTCGAGCATTTCCACGTCGCCCCGGTCGATAGCCAGTAGGCAGGCCTCGGTACCGAGATGAATGTGCCCTGATGCGTAAAGCCGCGAAACGAGCGACAGCGAAAGACCGGCGCTGCTGCACCGTCGCAGAGCGGCGACGCGCACGGGCACGATACCCGCATCCAGGCAAACCCGCACCGTACGGTCGGCGCCATAAAAGATCGCACGATCGACGGCCGACGGGAGCCACTGGGTGGCGCCGTGATCGAGTGCATACTTGATGATGTCGGCGTGGTCATGAGCGCCAGCGCTCCTCATCCGCTTTTCCTTGTCCCACGGGAGTGCGCCGACGCGAGAGGCCCAGGCGATGACGGGCATCGGAGGAGGGTACGTCCAGTGGCCGTGAGAAAATACCAGCGGCGCAATGTCTCGTGCCGCATAGCCGAGGCCCTCTACGAGCCAATCGAGCACGTCGACGTGACCGGCCAGGCCGGCAGCGTAGACGATCGAGTGCAGGTCGGATGCGTTCCAGTGCCTCTGGTGGGCGTGCGCCCATGCGAGTCCCTCGACGTCTCCCGTCTCTGCGAGTGCCGTCCACAATGCGGGGCCGGCAACGCCGTCGGCATGTGCCTCGTAGAGGACCGCACGGCATCCGCGCCCAATGGCCAGGCTGGCCGAGAGAGAGGTCCACCGACAGCCGCGATCGCGCAGCCAGACAACCCACTCTGCGTCGAAAAGATCGGCACCGGCGACGGCCCCCAACAGGCAGTTCCTATAATGGAGGTCCTTCGCACAAAATTGAAGCGCGCCGATCAACCACATGGCCCACTGTCGCCGGCCGGTGCGAATCGCGTCGACGACCTCCTGGAAGAGCGCCCCCGGTTGGCGACGCGTGGCCTCGCGGGTCCAACAATAACGTCGCCCTAGGACGATCTGCCGTCGCCACGACCGACAAACCCAAAAGGCCGCGAGACGATCGCGGCGGTCGGTAAAGGCCACGAGAATGTAGCGCAACAATTCGACGGGCAGGTCGCCGATGGCGGGGGATTCGCATTGCATGATCGGACTTGGCGCGTGGTCCGTAAAAGAGGTATGCTTCCGGCGGCACGACGGACGTACCGCCTTCCCGTGTCTCCCTCTGTGCTACCTGCAAAAACATTTTTTTCTGTAGCCTCGGGATTTTTGTCAGTGCGCCGACGCTTTGGCATGCGCTCCAATGGCGCAGACCCTCTGTCGGCTCGATGACCGATCGCAGGTTCTCTAGGCATCGGGGGCTCTTTTTTTCTCGTGCGAGCAAATCGCCAGAGACGGCGGCGCCATCCGATCGACCCTCTTCCCGTGTTGGTCGTTTTTGCACACACAATCCGACGCTCGCGAGTCCCACAAGCGCCTTTTGGCGGTCCGCAGGTGCGGTATGTCGGCCGTCCAATCGCGTCTCTGGTCGATTCTTTTTCTTTTTTGAAAGATGGCGTTTTTGGCAAGTGCCGTTGGTGACATAAATGAAAGTGGCCTTTGGCACAGGGCCGCCTTTTGCCGACACATAACGAAAGGACGACTGCACGAGGCCCAATTCTTGCGACTGAGGTTGCCTGTGCAATCTCCTACATTATGTCTTGTTTTTTTTGCGCCTACCATTTGGCGCGACACAAAAAAGACGCCTGCGACTCGTGGGCGTGTCCGCGGATAATGCGACTTTGTTCTTTTCATTCCAGGTCGCGATAACCGTCAGGAACAAAGAAGCCCGATCCGGGCGACAAGGGCGCCCGACGGCGACCAAACCCTTGCGCGACAAGAAAAGAGGCGACGTGCGAGTGGCCTCGCGATAGAGCAACCTCTAGAGCGTCTCGCGGAAAGGGGTAGGCGTCGGTCTTGTGCAAAAAGTGGACGATGTCGAGATGGCCGCATTCGATCGCTGTGCGGGCAATGGTAGTCGTCCATGGTTCGGGTCGTTCAGGGTGTCCGCGGCCTCGTATCTCTTCCCAGCGCGTATCATTGCCCTTGATGTACAACCAAAAATCTCGATGAGTGCCGTTGCGACTACCAATCGGCACGTTTACGCTCACGAGCGACGGCGAAACACCGTGGCAGTGCAGTTGTGCGACGATATTCAACTGCCCGCCGAAGACAGCCTCACGAAAATGGTCGACGCCAAAAAGCGCGCCATCGCCACACAGCACAGAGACAGCCTCCGAGTTGCCCGAGCGGCATAGTAGGCCGCGATCACTTTGTTTCCATCGGGACAGTTTGCGCATCTTGGTGATCTCTTTGCTGTCGTAGACGTCAAAGCAGCGGTGCGCCAGACGGACCGCGCAGAAAGAGGCGTCGTCGACGAGGCCGACGATTCGATAGAGAATCTCGTTGGGCAGGCCACGTACGTCCATTTTTTTTGTGTGCGTCGGGGCAGACCCTTTTTCACTCGCGTCGTGACGATGGGCAAAGGTCAGGCAAAGGGAGGACTTTTCGCGGTGCGCCCTTTTTGCGGTTGGTGGTTGGCCGCATGCAGGGCACCGATTTCAAAAGAAAAAGGCATCTTGGGGGATCAAGAACCTCGCGCGAGAGCCATGCGCCGACCAAAGCAAGAGGGGCAATCCCCTGCGTGACAGCAAGAGCCCAGACACACACCAATCCAGAAAAAGACGGCGACAGAGAAAATCAAAAGATGACGCGAAAAAAAGTCCAGATGTGTTGGCGACGCAGACTGGAAAAAGAGGCTGACAGAAGAGATCACAAAAGGCCGAGGAGACCGAAACCCAAAAGTCTCTTGGGGCGCTTGTTTCTTCTTTTGTGTCTGCGTCTCTTTTGAGCCACGGAACGGCGCACGGCGCGATTGCCTCGAATGGCATAGCGGCGGCGTAGAAAGGTTTTGATCTCGTCGCTCCCGGCATGGAGGATGGCGTCCGGTGTGCACCCCTCGGTCCGATGTTGGTAGAGAAAGACGACTACATGGGCGCGCTCGGCGCGCCACTCGTACTGGGCTGCGCAATCCATAGCGTTGGTCGAGCAGCCCTCGCTTCGATGCTCATGCAGGAACCGGACAACATCGAGATGGCCGCTGGCGGCGGCGTCGTCCATGGCCATGGACGTACAGCCCTCGGTGCGGTTCTCGTGTAGGAATCGCACAATGTCAATGTACCCATCGTCTGCTGCAGAGTCCATGGCATACGTGGTGCAGCCTTCGGTGCGGTTATTGTGTAGGAACCGGACGACGTCCATATAACCGCCCGTGGCTGCAGCGTCCATGGCATAAGTCGTGCAGCCCTCGGTACGGTTCTCGTGCAGGAACCGCACAATGTCGAGATGCCCGCCGGCGGCCGCACGGTTCAGGGCATCGGTCGGACCGAGGGAGAGACTGTTGTACATCCGACGCGCGGCCGCGTTGGACTTGATGTAGGTCAGAGTGTAGGGGGACACGATGGGATGTAGCCGCCGCACCACGCCGAGGTGACCACCCGCAGCGGCCTCGATCAGATCCACAAATGTAAAGGTGACGCCGGCGTCGCACAGTGCATCGACGGCCTCGGTCTTGCCCTGGGCGCATAGCGCCCTCTGGTTGGCAGCGAGCCATCGCGAAAGTTTACGCGCCTTTACAATCTCTGCGCGAGAATGCACGCAAAAGGATCGATGGGCCAGCCGGGCGGCACAAAAGGACGCATCGTCCAGTGCCGACATGACGTGGTGGATGACTTCAACGAGGAGCATGCTGTTGGACAGTGCAGACTACGACTGCAGCAACGGCTAATCGTCTTCTTTTTTTTTTCAGCACCAGAGCGCCGACGCGGTTTTGCACAATGCAAACCGCCAGCGCATTTGGGCGGCGCGCACGATGCACGGCCCCGTCCCCAAAGAAGAAAAAACAGTACCGCAAACCAACCGCGTCGAGATGAAATTTGCAGTTGCCAATGTGCGGTGGTTGGTCGCCAAAGACGCGGCCTCATGTCTGCCGTAGCGTGCTCGCCAGGAATGCCACCGGCCATCCGGGCGACGCACAGGACAGGGCGATGCAGTTAACCAGAATTCTTTTGGGTGTTTAGGGTGCAGAGACCTTTTTCCCCGAACATGTTGCTATTGCCCGTCGCCAATGTGGCCCGAGCGTGGGCCTCGCCGTTTTCGCTCATCGCCGTATTATTTCTTGCCGACCTTCTGACCAACCAGAAAAATGCGTGTCGACCTATTCCAACCTAGCGACCAACCAGCAGATCGCACACGGCACAGAGGAAAAGCAGCAAACCCACGTATAAAACAAGGCGAACCCAATGCGTAGATCACACCTCTTGCCCAATCCACCAAAGCACCCCCTCTACAGCCGTCCAACTCGTCTTTTCGCCATGCAATTTGATTATTCTTCGCAGTCGACGACAACCAACGGATGCGCCCTGGGCATTGTCTCTGGTTGTCGGCCAGATGGCACGATCGACCAGGCTGCCGCCGATTTTTGCCCGACCGTTGCCTACCCTGCCGGAGCGCCCAACCTGGAATCCGCGCCAGTCAAGATGTCGACGCTCGACCAGGCCGTGGCCGACAAACTCGCTTCTGGCGAAACCGCCTTCTGCGCCTACGATTTCGACGACGACGTATTGGACACGACCGACGTCACAGCCGCCGACGACCGTCTGGCTGCGTCGATCCGAAGCGCCTGTGCTCGCCTCGGCTATCGCATCACGCGCATCAACGAGCGCCTCCCCCAGACCTTTTATGTCGCAAAGAAAGAGTAGAATCCCAAATGTTGACAGCCCGCTGCCTTTTTTTTTCGCCCGATACCAAGCACCAATAGATCATTTCTTTTTCACTTGGGAAAAAGGCCCTCGGCGCCTTGATGAGGGCGGTCGCGGTCGTATCTGCCCCATGTCTTTTTTTGCCTCTCCCTGGATGGCGGCCTCTCGCTACGGAGCGCGACAATGTGCCTGATCGCGGCGCCTCGACCGCGCGCACAGTCGGCGGTTCGGCCATTGGCGCTCGACGAAAGGGACCTCTCATCAAAAAGAAAAAAGAGAATCACGCGGCACCGGCGACTATTTCGCAAAAAAGACCCTCCTTCCAAAGAAAGAAAAAAGGCTGCCCTCGGCGCGATGGACGACATGCCCGCAGAGATGGTGCGCGCGATTCTTGCCCGTGTCCCGCTGCGATGGGTGCCTATGGCGGCGATGGTGTCGACCGTGTGGAGGGCACATACAATCGACATCTGGGGCGGTCGTGCTCTGCGCGTCCCGTCAGACGCAATGGACCACGCCGCACGTCGCGGGTTGGTCTCTATGGCCTTGTGGCTGCACAACACGCTCGACCATCCGTGGAGCGCGCGCACGGCGCAAAAGGCAGTGCTTTCGGGCCACATTGATTTCTGTTGTGCCGTGTCCGATCCCGCTCTCCAGGAGCGGTGCCCGCTCGACCAGGGCGTGGCGGCGACGGCACTGGCGACAGGCGGCGCCGAGGCACTCGTGCGTCTTGTGCGGGATCTTTGCTGTCGCATCGACTCGTGGTCCCTCGTCGTCGCCATGGGCATGAACGACCTACATGCATTAAGGGCGGCCAAATTACTCGGCGCGCCGTGCGACGTGATGGTTGTCGCCGTCGGTCTCGCCCTAGGACGCTACGACATGATCCGTGCGCTCGAACCGAAACACAAGACAATGTGCAAGGCTGTCCAGGTGGTTGTCTCTGTGCGAAAAAATCGCGAGCGTGTCGCCAGGGCCGATCCGACTGCGCCGGTGACATCGCGCTTTTTCGGCAACCGCAGTATGCCCTTTTGGATGTGGCCCATCGACGTCGTTGACGGCGTCGTGTGGATGGCTCTCGACCAGGCCGACAAGCCGCGTGACGACTGGGTAAAGGACCTGGTCGATCCGGTGCGTCTCCTAGGGGCGCTCGACGCCATCTGCCAGCCCCACAAGGCACGCTGCAAGGCGGGCGCTTTTCGCGGCAACACAGCCTACTTTTTGGACCCCAAGACCGCGCCGGTGCTGTTGAGCCTCTGGTTGCCCGGTACGCCTTTTTCCCTCCGCTGCCCTGGCATTTTCGTTTTTTTCGAGACAACGAAAAAAAGGGGAGTGGTTGGGGCGACTGATCGGTCGGATTCCTTTTTTTTCTGTTTCTCTTTGTCGACCAGGCCACATTACGGTCGACAACCCCAAAGAATGGCGCGTGGCGCGACGGTCCAACTTGCCTCGTTGACACAGATTGCGCTGGATTCCTGTGTATGGGATGCGTTGGTGTGGGTGTCGCTCTCTCGGAAATCCAACGCGAGCACCGGCTTGCATTTTTCTTTGTTGGGGGGGGGGGTGGCGCGTGCACTTGTCGTCCCCCTCAAAGAGTACCTGTTGTCGCAGTATACCAAATCCGTCTGTTCTTGCCGCAAGGCACCGACGACCAAAAAAAAAAGAAACAAAAATAATCACGCAGGAAAAAGGAATAATGTATGGGCCGAGGCGTGCCACAAGACGACAACAACAATGGCGCTCGCCAAATAAACAAATCGTCGATGCTCGTCCACGCCCCACTGCAAAGGAACGGATTGTGACCGATGCTCGCCAGTTTCGAGCGCCTGGGTTTGGCTGGCCAGGCGATTCTTATTTGGTCAACGACCGACCGAGCCGCGACTCGGTCGGCGGGAACCGATCCTGTCAATATCTCGTCTGAACGACCCAGCGCCAAAACTGCGCGTTCTCGACACAGAGCGCAAATTGCTGGACGGGGTTCGGCATCCGCATTTGCAGTCAAACCGATGCGAAAAAAGAATCGAGTTTGGTTTGTGCGCGTCTCCCGCGCGTGGCCCGCATTGTTTTCTCTTTTAGTATGGAAATGGTTTACGCGTCAGAGGGGAACCTCATTTTTTTGTGCAATTTGACTGCACCAAAAGCGACGGACCAAAAGCCTTGGCCGGCTGGCCACATGGCTAAAGCACTGTCCAGGGCCAATCAATAATTCTTGTCTGTCCGGCTGGTTGTTGCCTAGCGCTAAGCATAACTTGTGGGTTCTTGTTGTAGAGTGGCGCCATGGACAGCGCCGGCTCGGCTCGACAGCAACAAACCCAAGCCAGATGCCGTCACATTTTATTTTAACGGTCTCTGCTTGTCGTGGACAAGAGACATCACCGCAACCCGTTTGGAAGAGGCCATGGAATTGGGTTTTGCATTTTATACGGGTGACAATGGCATCCGGCGGGCGCGCGCGCCAAAGCGCGCCCGCAGTCGAAAACTACAAGAAAAACAAGAGCACAAAAAATACGCTACTCGGCGTTGATGTCGATCGTGTCGAGGACGACCCGACGTATGCGCGGATCCCACCCGACGAGACCGTCGGCGACATAGCGCCAAAAGAGGCGCGCGTCGTGTGAATCGTCGGTTGGAACAAAGACTTGAAAGGTCTGGTCGATGACACGGATTTTGATCTCGCGCCAAGTGCATTCGGCAAGCCTGACGCTGGCATATTCGGGCCGGGAGCATGTGGGAGAACAGACGAAATCGATGGCCTCGACAAATTCGCCGTTCTCGTAGCGAACGGTCATGGTGTCACCATTGTACCAAAATGACTGGGCGATGCCGTGGCTCTTGCCATCGCGAATCGGTGTTACGGTGCGGCCGTCGATGCACTGGCGCGATACCGATGTGGCGGTACCATCCTCGTGATGTCCGTCGTGTGCCATGCCCGACGCATACAGTCCGGCAAAGGTGCCGACGCCAGGTCCATTGAATGTCCACCAGCGCCGTATGCCGTCGCGGCGAAACGAAAAGAGGTACGAGCGCTCGGAAGGACGCGCGGGGGTCTCATGGCAGACGGCGTCACGATCACATGAGACCAACCACGAACGGCTTTTGTTGTCGGCGCCGTACATTGATTCGGACCATCCGACGACCTCGTCGCCGTCATCGTTCATGGTAATCGACGATATGTAGCCGCACGCGTGTCCGTCGACCCAATCGCATCGGATGATATCGCTGGCGAGCCGCAAGGTAGTGGGGCCCGCGACAGACGAGAAGAGCGTGTTCCTCGGTGTCACTGCGTGCACCCGGTAGAGCCAGCGCCAGTCCTTGCCGGCGGCAAAGGCATGCGCAAAGGGCGCCGGCAGGTGGGGAAGCGGAGGACACCGCGGCGGCATGTTGGCAAGGGCATCCGTGCCCTTCCACGCGTCGATTGCAATCTCGTGCCACGGGTCGTCCGGGTGATCGCGGTGGGGCCACGGTTCGGCGGGTAGTCCCTTTTGATAGAGATGGGCAAAGTCGCGCACAAACAGGCGTTGCCATAGGGTCGCACATGCCGCGACATCGCACAAGCCCCGGCAGACAGCCGATAGTGCAATGACGTCGGCAAGAGGCAAAATGCCCATGATGTGGAGAACAACGTCGGCGGGCAAGTCGATCAGCATGGTCCTGTCGTCCTCGGCGTCACCAAAGGGGTTTGTGTGTGCGTGAGAAAAAAAAGAAAGAGTTGTTGGTGTAAAAGTGTGACATCCACAGGTGCACAAAAGCCTATTTTTTCGTATTGGCTGCTGGCATCCAGCGAATTCGCCAATCGCCAACGCGCATTTTAGCGCACTTTGTCATAGCCTCGGTCTGCGCGATTTGCAATGCTGCACCCGATGCCGACCGCATGCGCCGATCGACAGGTTTGATTTCGCAGTCTTTGCTCAAACTCTTGTTGGTCCCTGCTCGCGAGGCTCTTGGTTTACGCGAGCGATTTGAACCGCGGGCAATTGTGCCGACAAGAAAAATAGCCAAGCAAGTCACGCCCTCGTGGGTGCGCGGCGATCCGCAAACACTGTGCGTCGGTGCAATATGCCGGTTTTTTCTTTTGACTTTCCCCTTTTCGGGACTACCATCGCGCTTTTGCGCCGTCGCGGTGGTCGGCGCGCTCGCGCAAGGAGACAACGCGTCGTGATTTCGTCGAAAAAGGGACAATCAATTGGTCACGATCTTTTTTCTTTGGCCTGTGTCGCGGCTGCAGATAGGCGGCGCGCACACACGCAAGGCCGACAGCGCGATCGGAAACAAAAATCGAAAATAAAAAAGTTGGGATACTCTATTTTTTAGGGCCTGTAGGCAGGCGATGCGGGGTCATTCAGGATGCCGTCGATGTCAACCGACAAAAGCATGGTGCCGGGCGCCCTGGGGGCATACATGAATTTGCGCGGCGGAGTCTGGCGCACATAGGCCGCCGCGCCAGGAAAGACGGAAAAGAGGTCCACCGCGGCGCACGGCGCGTCGGCGTCCGCCGAGGTAATCGCAGTAGCAAACAACGCATTGACCAAAGCGCGCGCAGGCCCGTCGGGGTCCATCGGCCCCATTTCGTACTGGACTTCGTCGCCGCTGCCGCGATTGAATGTGAATCGGACGTCGTCCGGCGCACGCGAGCCCTGTACGGTAAGGCGATCGGCCCGCCGGGGCAAAGTATCGAGCACGTCGACGGCAGAATCGGCCTGTGCAAATTCGTCAAACGACAGGCGGTCCGGCCGCAGTTCTCCGGTAGTGGAGCGCGCGAGCATAGAGTAGGCGCTGTAGCGTAGACAGCGGCGAACTTGGTCGGCCGTACGATAGGCGCGGATCACATCGGCGGGGGTCGCAAGTTGGCCTGGTGGCAGGAAGCGCTCCACGGACGGACTCAAAGACGATCTGCGCACAATTCTCTCTGTGCACAAGGACCGAAAGAGCGGGTGCGACTGACAGAGCGCCGCGAGCCCGCCAACGTCGCCCTGCGCGGCCATGCCGATCACGTGCGCCACAATTTCTGGCGGGAGGGCGGATACAGACGTCATGGTTGTGCTTGTTGCATTTGGGCGCCTGGAAATGTTGTGCGCGGCGCTCGTCTGTATGCCGGAGGCGTCCGCGCTCGCCAAAAAGAAAAAAAATGGCCACGACATAGCGGGAGCCTGCACCACGTTGGCAAGGGCAATGACGGCTGCCGCGACATGGTCGAGCACCGCAAAGAATGTGGCGCTTCCAACGCGTCGAAAGAGATGAATTGCGGCGCCGTTGTCGTCGCACCGATACAAAGAATGGGTGTGCGGCATCTGGGCGCTTTTTGTTGACCTCGTGTGCTCTTTGTGTGACGGCATCGCGTGGACAGGCTATGACAAAAAACCTGCATTTACATGAGAAATCAAAAAAAGGCAACCATACCTCACGTTGGACTTTTTTCCCACTATTTTTTAAAGCATAATTCATTTTTATTCGCGCATTATTCGGTCCTGCGAGTAACTAGAGGCGAACCGGTTCAGTGACGCGTCTGTCTGCAGGGCGATCCTTGTGCAGTCATCGTCGCCTCTTTTTGGACGAGCGCCGCTGCCGACGCTTTTTTCCTCGTTGGGGTGTGCGCGCGAGTGTCGGCGTCGCTGCTGCAACGGACCGCGGGCGGCGGACGATGCGCGCGAGGTGTTCCAGCATCGCTGTCGCCCCACCGCATTCATGACGCAGGGACGTCAACGCGTTGTTGTAATTGGTGCGTCTGTCGTCGCACACCCAAGAACCGGCTCTGGCCTCCACGACGCGAGCGACGTCGATGCGTGCCTGAATGCCGGCAGCCTCAAAAGCGTCCATGCACAAAAGTGGCGCGGCGGTCGGCAAGTAGAGCGGGTGCAGATGGCGCGTCGGCCGTCGCCCATACATGATGGACCGCGAGCAGGCGGTTACAATGCCATCGCGTGACAGAAACCGCCACCGTTGGGGCATGGGGCAATCGTGAGTCAACGCCCATATGATGCACGCGGGAGTGCAGAGTTGCGCGCCGTCGTCCTCGAATGACCGTTTGGGGTGCCAAGGCATGCCGGCGAGACGCTCGCGTGCCTGTGCCTCGACGGCCGGATAACCGTTGCCGCGGCAACAAAAGTCGAAAGGGGGACAAAGGGTCGTGGCGGGCGGCGGGTTGGCAGCGAGCCATGAGGTCACGCCAGAGGCCCCTTTCCTGACCGCATCCGACCACATGCGCCTGTAGAGGGCGTCGTTGTCGATCCATCCGCGATTGTGAGCCTGGCGGACCAAGTCGAGACGATCCGCTTTGGATGCACGCACTAGGGCCAAGGCGTCCAGCGGTCGGCACCCGATCACGTCCACGGCATAATCGAGGACAGCGGGCGACCTCGGCAGCGCGCCCAAGAGTTGGCCGCCCATACGCAGCAGGTCGATCGGCACGACGATACCCTTGGCGCGCATCCACTCCAACGAAGAGGGCGAGGGCGCGAGCGCCGCGTGGAGCGCCAAGAGGCGCGTGTCGCGCAAACACCGCTGCTGTTGGATCGTCTGCGGGTACTTGGTGTCAAGCCAATCGAGCACAGCGCTATGCCCACCTCGGAGCGCGGCCTCAAAGACTTTGAGGGAGTTGGACGATTCGGGCCACGTCGCGTCGATCCAGTTTAACACGTCGATCGCGCCGGCACGCGCGGCGCCTTTCGACAACAGCGTCATTTTGGGATGCTCGCCGCCGGGGCAATACGGTGCATCGAATGTGGGTTCGTTACTGGCGTGGCCGCCGGCATGACCCCACTGCAAAATGTCCAAGCGCCCCGCGGCAGCCGCAGACCGCCAGATCGCCCGGCGGCTGTGCCATGACCGCTCCAGTAGGTCCTCTTTGAGGAAACGGGCAACGAGATCGATGTCGCCCGATTGTGCCAACAGTGGTAGGATGCGATGCAGCGCGCGCGACCAACAACGGCGCTGTCGGTCGGTGATCGAACCACGGGCGACGATCAGTGCATCGAGGTCTGCGACGACGCTCCCTGCGTTGCCCTCTTGGATGGCACACGCCCACGGCCACACATCGGCCTCGCGGCCACGACCACAGCGCGGGCAGAAAAAGCAGGCGCTGTCGCGCGTAGCCCGTTGCCGGTCGCAATCGTAATTCTCATCGTCCTCGCCCTCGGGATCACAATCAATCCACGATTGTTGCTGGTGGCGTAGCCACGCGGCCAAATTCACATGGCCTTGGACGACGGCCGCCACGAGATGGCCCGCATGCAAAAAGCATACACTGGCGCGCGCTTCAAGGCAACGAGTGCGAGCCGCCCACCCGACCAAAAGGCGCCCCGGAGCGATGCCGGTGGCGACGACTTTGGCGGCCGTCTTTTCGATAAACTGGTCGCGCCAACGATCGGGAGCGGCCGAGATGACGGCCTCCCACCGCTTGCATACCCGCGCCGCGATGGGCGCCCCGGCCGCGCCCAAATCGACGACGAAAATGCGGTACAGCAGATCATCGCAAAGGACAGCGTTGATATTGTCGCCATCATCGCGCATGTTTTTTCTCTGATGAGTATTCAAGCAGTCGCCTCGGTCGGCGGCTTGTGCAAACCGTATGGGACTCGGTGGGATGGGGAGAAACCACACAAAGCGCACAGGAAAGAAAGGCCTCTGTGCGCACAGCGACGCACACACGAACAAGAAAAAAAGGCCATTGGATAAAAAAATAAAAAATCAATAATCATTGCCAAAGTCACTTGCGTTTATTAACAAGGTCTCGATTGAGGGCGCCGAGGTCAAACGGGGCGCGCTGTGCGATCCACGCGGCTATGCGGCGGTGCGCGGCTGAATCGTGCGCGAGAGCCTTGCTCGCGTAGGACTCGGGTTCCCACGGCGCGCCGTCGCGGTCGATGGCGTCGACAAAGGTCCAAAAGTCGCCCTTGTGCACGAGCACCTTGCACGCCTTGGCGGTCCACCGGTACCCATTCTGCGCGAGCAATTTCGTCACCTCGCGGCGATCGCGCGGGGATCGGTCATCGGGCGGGGCCAACGAGACGGCCTTGTAGAGGGCATCGTCTCCAAAGACATAGCCTGCGTCTAGTGCCCACGCGACCGATCTCGGGTGCCCAAAGTGAACAATGCAATCCGCAATACCGCGGCTGTCGACCGGTTCGGTTCGGTGACGGTGGAGCCAGTCGAGAATCCTGACGGCGCCTTTGCGTGCAGCGCCGCCAAAGGATACGGCGCCAACGCGCAGGCACACCACATCACCGATGGCGTCGAGCGCAGACACTATGCTGTCTGCATCCTGCTCGTTGTCGATAAAGGAAAGGCGCAGTGTTATATGGGGACGTATGGATGTGAGCGCGCTCGCCAGGCGGGGATCGCGCATGCCTCGAACGGCCATGTTCAAGCGCCCGCATTCGACGGCCTTGACAAACAGCCGATATTCGAGGCGCAGTACGTCATAGGTTGGGTCGTAGGTTGGGTCGCCGTTTCTAATGTGGTCGATCAGCCATGCAAGAGCATCGACCGAGGCATGGACGCTGATATAGTCCAACTCGGCGGGTCCACAGGCAAAATCGCACCGGGTAAGTGCCCACGCAACCATGTCGGCGCTGTTTTGCGATGCAGACGCGGCCGTGTGGACCATGCGGGGCGTCATCGTGAGCGAATGCACACGGCGCAGCCAGTCGAGCACACGCAGAGATCCATGGCAGCATGCATTCAGTGCCATACGCTCGGCGGTAATTTCTGCGTCGGGCTCACAGGTAACCATGAGGCGATCAGGATCGTCGACCTCGACGAGGTACTGCCACGCCCTGGCCTTGGCGCCTGCACTCGGCTGTACATCACGGCTGTCGCGCTCGATCTGGTCCGCTGCCTGTGCATAACCGGCGCGGATGGCCTTTTCGGCGGTCGTGGGCGTCCATCGGCATTGGCACCGCTCGCGCAAAAAAACCACGAGATCATCATCGAGGCTCTCGGCGGCGGCCAATAATGTCGCTTTGGCGTCGGCAGAGTGGGCCAAGGCGGCCGGACGGTCGAGAAGCCACCGGGCGACGAGCGGACGGCCCGTTTTGATGGCCCGACGCGCGATCGACCACATGGTGCGCCCTGAGCACGTCCACGCATACCGGCGGTTCTTGGCGAGTTGCCGGCGCCATAGGCGGCACACGCAATAGGCCGCCGCTCGATCGACCGAGTCGGTAAACTCGACGAGCATGTAGCCGACGAGTTTGGGAAAGAGATCGGCAATGGTGGCCATGTTTTCTTGCCTTGACTTTTTGGGCGTCTGCCAAAGCGCGCACTCGAAGCGCCAGGGCGGCGGGGTGTCGCGCCGTACTGGAAAAGCCAGCGACACGCACCGGCTAGTGCCGGCACTTTGATCCGTTTGCTCGGTGCTAACCCTGGTCGCCGTCCGACGTCGGGTCATTGGCCACGCGGGCGGAACACGCCCCTTGTTATACTGAGACGACCGCCCTTACAATCTTCTGCTAATGCGATTTTTAGAAAACACATGCCCCCCCCCCCAAGTTTACAATTGCACGAGGGGTGAAAGAACGGGCGGTTCCTTCTAGCGGGGCGGCTACCCACCCATGGCCATTGCCAAGGAGGCAGCAGACCGACCCAAAAAAAAAGGCGTACGGCGGTCATGATGGCAGCGCGGTTCCTTTTCGTGGGGGTACCACATTTGTTGGTTGCGGCCTCGATTTAGCCAGCGACATATGGCAAGGGAGCGCGACCACCAACGGCCACCGCGCTCACAAAAAAATAGACATTCTCGCGATGGAAAGTCTGTATTACGACGTCAGGACCGTGGGAGGATTTGGAGGTTTGCCCAACGAACTGCTGGCCGACATCATAGAGCGGATAGGCGCGTCGGACCCCTTTGACGCTGCCGGCCTGTGCAATGTCGACCCTCAAATGCGCATGTGGTGTCGGGTGCCTCTGTTTGACGCCACCCTACTACCGCCGACCATCCAGCGCAACCTCGACGCGCCGGCGGTCGACCAGCACGGCCCGCGCAAGGTCTCGATCGCCGAAGCCGTGCGCGCGAGGACGCGGCGCGACGCCATGCGCACGTGTGTTCTCTATGCGCTCTACTCGCTCTATGCCTTTATGGGTCACGCCGGCGAGGGTCCTGTCGGCCTGCCTGTGCTCCCGTTTGACTCCAACAAGACCGACGACGATTGGGCGGTGCGGCTCTTTCCTGCGATGTACGACGGGCGCAGCCGCACCTTTGGCACGGTCTACGTCACGCTGCCCGACAGGAGCGTCCGATTGGACAGAGGCATGGCGCGCGTCAACAACGAATACGTATGGGACCCGCCCCATGACCAACACTATGCTGCGATCAACGGTGTGTTGACGCAGGCGCTCATTCGCGCCGTAGTCCACACGGGGTCGGAAGCCGACACACCGGCCATTTGTGCGTCGGTCGACGTGCAACGTGCTTTTTTTGACGATGCCGGCCTTCCCAATGGCCATTACGTCACGAGCGGCAAGGCGGCCGTGGCGCTCAACGTCGCCAGGATAAGCCACATCTGGTACCCTTGGGCAGACAACGTGGAAACATTCGAGAGCGCTCTAAAGGGCGAACCCATTCACGTCTACGATACTGGTTCGCTTCGTTTGATTGTGTTTTCTTGTTATTTCTCGTGCTCGCCGACGACCGTCCAACTTTATCATTTGGCTCATTGTTCTCTTCTCTGTACAGCACCGTGGCGCGCTAAATGGTTGCGAACAGTACCGCCAACGAAAGAAGCAGAGGACAGAATAGGCTCGATCGACTGGCCGCTCATGGACCGGTACCTAATGCTGGACGTTGGCTAGCCGGTCGGATACGGCCAAAGGTCGACCCAACTGGCTAAAGTCGGCCACGAGCCGTCGACAAAATCAGGCTTGAGCGTGAATAAATCTACAAACGTGCACATAAAAATAGAGAAGAACAAAAAAGTCGCGTTGGTGTTCATAATGGCATCGTGCTTGGGTTGTGTGCATCTTGTTCGCGCAAACACTCTGTTTTACCGACGGCTTCAGCCGGTTGGCTCGGGTGTGTCGGCTAGCCGACTAATGTCCAGCCGTTGCTCAGCATTAAATACGATCCAAGCGACATCGCACGCTGGCGGCGGCCTTTGCGCGCCGGTCACAACGGAAAAAGTGTGCATCGGCGCCAAGATACCTGTGCAGTACGGTCAGCGCCCGCGGTTCGGTTACCCGGCGACCGGAACCTAGGATTCTTTTGAGGATTGTTTGATTTTTATACGATTTGCGATTGGGTAATTTGGTGTGGACTAACCTACGGTTAACCGATCCGCAAGCAGTGGTCCTACCGATGGATGGCCGATTTCCGACGGCGCTTTGCCTCCTCTATGGTCGCGCCATCCCGGATGGGGCCGCTGTGTCGCCATCGTCGAGGCCGTCGGGTTGTGACTTTCACATTCCCTGCACTGACACCCTCGGTTCTTTCCGCAAGATCGACACTGTAAATTTTGCGAAAAAATGGGTATAAAAGCGGCGGGCTGGCCGAAGGGGCCGACGACGCGCGATGCCATCCGCGGGCAACCGCGCCCAGCGGAGGCGGCATCAATTTCGTGATCATGTCGGAACCAGCGCTTGCCGGTTGAATACGTTCGTGTGGGCACATCCAAGAGCGGTGAGTGGATTGGAAGACAATATTGCAGTCTGTCGGTTTTGGCTGCGCGACGTTGACCCATCCCGACGTGTTGCTTTGATCAGCCCGCGCTCGCGCGGCGCGCGCCGCGCGAGCGCCGCCCTGAGAGACCAAGGGCCAATTCCGTACGACCACTGGGAAAAGGACAGAAGCCAAGAGCCGCGACTCGTGCCTGTTCTTTGCCTTTTTTCATTCACCTCAAGACGCCATGGATGCCACGGCGATAGCCCAAGCATTGAGCGCGCTGGCCGAAGCCTGCGCGCGCCGCCGAGCGGGCCAGGCTATTCGGGGCGATGAAAGCGCGATCCGTCACTACATGGAAAATGAATCATGCGAAAAAATGCTGCCCTACTATGAGCGACTGTGGATGAGTCTAGCGGAAGATTCTGATGCGGCGGACGCGGTAAAAGCCTATGGGTGGCCCAAGCAATGGCCTCCGGCGCGACGAGAAGTCATCGATACCTACCTCGACCTCACGGGCTTTCCTCGTGGACGCCGGCGCACCCAAACCCAAGATCGTTATTATAAAGTTCTCGACCAAGCCATCGATGTTCCGCCCGAGGTCTTGGTTGCTGCTCTTGGTGCAGCGGAGCGCCAGCGTGCCGCGACGCACGACCTGTCGCGTGCTACCTTTGCCGCCGATGCTGCAAGATCCCTCGTCGGAGGCATCGGCTTTGGCGGGTGTGCTTTGTCTGGCTACCGGTATCTTGTCGTCGCGTCGCCGCTTGCAGCCACCACTGTGGCGCTGCTCATCGCGGTGCCTTACGGTGGCGCGGATCGAGGCGAACCCGTCGTGCTTGGGCGCATGGTGGATCGCTATTGGGGCCGCGACGAGGGTCCCGGTGATCTGCCCGCCCCTTTGCCCTCTGTCTTGCCCTCGGCTTTGCGCCCTTTTGCGGCGATCATACCAGTGCTTCTAGCCCAGGCCGCCATCGTTCGGGGTCTCGCCGAATGGCGAAGCGAGATCGAGGCGCACAAATTTGGCAAGGCCGAGAGGGCGCATGTCGCGGAGCAACAGCAGAAGAGGACAATCGTTGAGCGCGCGCTAGACCCGCTCTTGAGTCGACTCGCGTGGATCGAGGCTCTTTCCGTGCTGCCCCCCGAGGTGACCCCTCACCTCGTCACGAGACCGTCGCCCTATACCATGTACGCCTGGTTCGGCGAGTGTCAACTCGCAGAGGGGCTCGCCGTCGCTCTCGGGCAGCATGCCGCCGCAGCGGCAGGTCCTTACGCAGCAGCGATCCGTGCAGAGTCGGTCGTCTTTGATAACGATTCAGCAAACGGCAACTCATTGGGTGCATCCGACAAGCGACGTCGCGCCGCGGCGGCAGGTTCCACCGGGCGGACGCCCAACAGATTGGAGGCATTGGTGCGGCGTGCACTGGCGCGTACTCCCGCAGCCTTTGCCGTCGACGCCCTTCCGTGTACATTGTGGGACGACGTCGGATTTGACGTGTGGCAGGCCACGTGCGACAGCACGACACTCGACCGCCACCCAGCCGATAGGCGCTATGCGCCACTGGCAGCGGTGGCACGAGCATGGGGCACCGAACCGGACGAAGGAGAACTAGAGCGGCCGCAGTTATTATGTGGGCGGCTTGCCCACGCTGCCATCACCCGCGGCGTGCGTCAGGGAGAGCGCCTTGCGCCAGACGTCTCGGCGCGAACCGGCCGACCGACAACGTTGCCCGGCGAGCGGGAAGCGATCGAGGCCGTGTGCGGCGACGACCAACCCACCCGTCCTTTTGAGCGTGTGGACCGCGCGTCCGTTGATGCCGCAGTTGGCGCGGCATTTAGGGCAGCGTACCGCCGCTCTCCAGATGCTGGCGACGCGCCGCTCGTCGCGGCCGTAATGGGACTCGTGGCCGACGCCAACAGTCCATACGGCGCACAGTCGTACGGTCGCCAACTTCACACCGTAGATACGCAAAGTGCGTTGGCCTTGCTTGCGCTCCGAAGCGGTGCCGACCTTGTTGCGGCCGACCTGGCAAATGCCGGTTCCGCGTGCGCCGCGATCACGCCCACATTTGCGCTGGCGCCGTAATTCTCTCGGTGCCCCGCTCTCTTTGGTCCCATTGCGATGGCAAAAAAAAAGACTGACAACCGGTGGCATGCCTCTGGCGGTTGCGGGCGGGGTCTATATGGCGCCCAATACAACGGAAAGTAAAAAGGGGATTTTTATGCGCCGCGGTAGAAGGAGGAAAGGAGGCGATCGGGCTGGCACCTCGCTCCAAAGGATCAGAACACACCGCGACAGAAAAAAGGAATGGCATATATACCTCGGGCTTCCGGCGGCCCCATTTTTTTTTCGCGACCAACAAAACCGCCACAAAAATCCAAGACAAAGAAATTGCGTGCAGATTTTTTTTGGTTTTTTTGAATCTCGGAAGTGGTTAGTCTAAAATTGCGGTGGCTGGGCGACCGCACACAAAGGCCAGTGGTCGTCTGTCGTCGTGACATTCAGGCGCCCTCTTTGGGAAACTGCTCTTGACCCTTGCCTGGCCTGACTAGCGAGTCGGGCCGTTTGGAGAAAAAGATGTCGCGTGCCAAGCGTGCCCGTATCGAGATGGACGACGAGATGCGCCCCGAGCCCGTCGCCGTCGACCTTTTTTCGCCGTCGGCGCTGATCGATCGCCTGCGTGCTGCCTGTAGCGGCGCGGGCAACCAGGACGCCTTTCTTCAGATCTTGGCGCGAGGGGCCTATATCGCGGCAGGAGATCCCGTGACGCTCTGCGCCAGTCTTGTGGCCATTTACGAGCCACTGTGGAGGGGACTGACGCCCATCCACGCCACATTCCCCGTGCTTTACAGACTGTTGGGCCGCCCGCCGACGCCGGCATCCATTGCGGAAGCCGTCGCTGTGCTGGCGCCCGATTTGGTCGCCGACGCGGCGGTCGATCCACTGAGCGCCGTATGGCGCATGGCAGCCGCCGTCGACGCGCGCCGCTGGGCCACTGTACCGAGCGACGAGTGGAGATCGAGGGTCGGCCCCAATGCGTTCGAGGGCGCCTATGAAAATCGCACTGCGATGGCCCGCTACGAGACCCAACGCCCGACCATGGCCGATCTCGTGCGCTCCACGTCCCTTTACCCAGACGACGGCGACAGGCACCGTTATTTTCTCGCGGCGACCCGTGACGCTCGCGGAAATGATCCCGTCGTCGCCGTCTTGATGGCAGACGGCGCGGTGTTGGCATCGATGGGCTGCCGGCGCCCGCCCGACGCCAGAGGCGCCATCGACTGCGCCATGGACCTTGTGCGCAACAACGAAGCCATTCCGGCAGACATTACGCCCTACATGCGCACCTTGCTCACCGACGACCAGGCCGTTGGATCGCTTCTCCGGCAGATGGCGGTCCCTGCCGCCTTTGGCGGCCTATACGGGTTGGGCGGGGCCCTCCTCCGGGACCTGTGGGACATTGCGCCGGTGGCCCGGCCGGCTCTGCTCGCAGCGTCCAGGCCCGGCGCGCGCTGGCTCGTCGCCGAACTCGACGAGCACCAACTCACGGCCGAAATCGAGACCGAACGCAACATCGAGCACGCCACAAGCCGCCTGGCGCCTTTGCTCGGCACGACGCCGACCCTGGTGACGCGCTCGGCGCGCACCCTATCGCAGGGCCCTGCGTCGGCGACCCTCTTGGCCGACCTGCGCGCACCGCAAGAGGTCAAGGCGCTCGTTGCGGCGCAGCGCGTCACCAAAATGTGCGGGCGCGTCCTGACGCCCGACGACATGCCCCATCTCGTCGATGCCGCCGATGCCTTGGGCGTGCCCGGCGAGGTAACGCTGGAATTGTTGGGGCCCTATGGTTTGTGCAGCCACGCCGCCGAGGCTGCCGCGCCCGTCTTGGAGCGCTATCACGGTGGGACGCCCACGGAATAGATTGCATGAGAACCTGCCTCTCTTTTTTTGCAACGTCTTGAGTGGGCGTCCCCGTCGTCCTTTTTCCTCCTCTTTCATCTTTTTTTATTTTTTGTGGGCGATCTCTTGCAGAGGCGCTCGCCCATTGCGCGGCAAGGACCGCAAAAAACAAGACATTTTTTCGGAGGCCAAAATGCGGCGACATGGGCGGGTGCCTGCTGGCCATTCTTTTTTTTTTGCTCGTCGGTCTGGATGGGCCACGGCAAGGTCAAAATGCGCAAGAAAAAGTCTGGATTTTGGATCGGGGGACGCCCGCCAAAAGAGGCAACAAAATAAAGGGGAAAAAGCAAAAAGTTTCTGTTTTTTTGTTGTCACGGCGAGCACGCCGAGCACCGGCACAGCAGGCCCGCTCTCCGTTGGTGCGCCAGTTGGGCCACGCACACGTCGCGCACGTTGGCGGCCACCCATGCCGCCGAGGCACAACCAAAATCAAGGCCTGAAACGGCGTCGACGGCCGACTGCAGGGCGCCGGTTCCAAAGTGGCTGCAAAGGTAGGCCAAGACGTTTGGCGTCTCCTGGTGCAGGGCGGCGGCCATGACGTCGATGGTGCACACGGCGCCTCTCTCGGCGAGGGCTTTGATGCCCTCTAGAGGTGAATCACGTCGTACTGCGGTGGCAAGCGCGTCCCATGTATGCACGGGCACGACGCCACAGTCGTGCAGCATTGTTGCACATTGCCAGTGGCCCGAGGCGACGGCACGACGTGCGACGCCCGGCCCGAATGTGGGCGCAATGTGCGGTCGTGTAGCCATCCACGCCAGCACGGCGCAGTGACCAGACTTGGCGGCGGCATAGGCCAAATGGGGTCCGTACCACGGCGCGATGGGTATCGCCGGCGGGGCGTCTCCGCTGCCTGCCGCCCACTCTACTAGGGCAACGTGACCGCCCATTATCGCCCTCTCGATCGTGTGCGGCGTGCACGTGCCCAGCCCGCTGTCGTGGACAAAGGCAACGACGGCAGTGTGCCCGCGTGCGGCCGCCGTGTCCATGTCGTGGTGCGAGACCTCGGGCGCGCTCAGACGCGCGGCAATCCATCGCACCGCGTCGACGTGGCCCTTGCGCACCACCTTGCCCAACGTCTTTTGATCGATCGATTTGGCGAGGTAGCAGCCGACCCGCTCCAGCATGGCCAGCGCGTCGACGCGCCCTCGACGCAATGCGTCAGAGAGGATGTCATGGCCGCAAATGCAATTCTTGAAAAATCCGCGCGTCCCGAGTTCCATGCGTTGCACGCGGTGCACGGCGTCTGCCACATCGGCATAGCCCCTTTTCAGCGCAAAGGTCATGACGCTGTCGGCGGGCGACCACGAGTCGATGTCGACGCGGTGGTAGAGTCTGCGCTCCAAGAGCCAGACCAGGGTCTCGCGGCGATCACGGTCTATGGCGCCGCGGATGGCCGCGCCGAAACCGACCCGTGCCGCATGTCGGTCCTTGCTGTACCAGACCTTGTACGCGGGGCATGCGTGTAACCATGCCCATTGTAGCACGTCGACGCGACCACCTATCGCCGCGGCCACCACCAAGTTGGTGGAACGATCCTCGGCCGCAATGTATTGGATGACACAAAGGGGCGCGCCCATGCCAACAATCTCATAGACGACGTCGATCGAGGTCCGGTACCGTCTCCCTGTGGCGTCCGTCAGCCCGCGCTCCATCATGCGTGCTGCTGCGGCGAGCACGGCATTGCCGAGGACCTGCAGCGGTAGGTCTATGCCGACGACCGTCGACCATGCGACCGCATCACGCACCGACGTTGTCGCCAGTTGCTCGGCGATGCCCACGAGAATTTCGGTCGGCATGTCGGTCAGAGACGCCGGCCGTGCACAGGACGCGCTGTCCAACTCCATGGGTGCCGTTGTCATTTTTGTCGTCGTTGTTGCTGGTGTTGTCGTCGATGTCATGGTTTGTTTCTCCTGTCGGGACGGCGAGCCCACCCGACACAGGTAGACGAAAAAAAATCCGCAGCCAATGAGAGAAGATCGCCACAAAAAAGAACTGGCCTTAGAAAACAAAAGAGGTGGACGGGAAAAGCGCGCTCGGCCCCGCGTGATCGCAAAAAATGCCGACAAGGTACGCGTCGAGCGCGCTTTATTTGCGAGCGACAAAAAAGGAGTCGCTCATTACGGGGCAAGAGCAAAGGCGGCCGCTGCCTCTTCAAACAGTCGAATAGCGGCCATCAGCCGGTCTGTTATCCACGCGTGGGCACGCACAAAGTCGATGCCGTCGCCCGAGATGTGTCGCTCATAGAGTACGGCAGCGGTCCGAGCCGAGAGGCGCGAGGCACGCGCATTGCGCTCGACCAGCGGGTGGACGCTGTCGGCGGCGTGGTCAACGTCGCCGTCATCGTCTTGTGTGGGTTCTGCGGCGATCTCCTTGAGGGCGTCTACCAAGGCCTTGTACGACAATGGTTGCGTCTCGCTCTGTCTGTGCCTTGTCTTGCGTCGCGCCTTGGGGCGTGCATAGACGCTGTCATCGTCATCATCTTCATAGTCGCTGTCCAGGGTCTCATGATAGGGACAATGGCGGACAATCACCGAAAAGTGGGCAGTTGCGGCGCCACATGATTCTCCAACAAGGTGCGCGTGCGCGATCACGTCGGGCATGGCATCTGTAGCGATCCCCGAAACATGGCCAAAGACGTGGCCCAAGTCGTACTCGATGATGGAATTGGTGACCAGGGGACCAGCCGGATCGATTGGTCCCTCATAGTGCGACAGTCGCCCCTCGCTGCCTGCCGCGGCCAATGCATCTTTCAGGCGTCGGTGGCTCCACGGGCCGTTGAGATGCGCGCCGGTAACCTCGTCCACGGGTCCATACGCGCCTCTGGCGTAATCGGCGTAGGCGTCGACGCGCACGGCCATCTCATCGGCCGTATCGCCGGTGCGGCCGAGGACGAGGGGCGGCCGGTCGTCCTTGCCGTGGAGGTATTGGGCATGTGCGTGCGTCACAGCGGATGAAATGTAACCACGACGGGTCATCCATGCGCGCTCGCGGGTCAGCAAGATCTCCTTGTCGGCGGCGTCTTGACCTGCCCACCAGTCTTGGTTCGTGTGCGGCGCGTCAGTGTCGTCCGAATCCGTGGTGTCGTCGTCATCGTCGTCTGTGGTAATGGGTGTCGGCGGCGCTCGATCGAAAAACACTGACAGCGCGTCGAGAGAATGAAAGAGGTGCTCTTGGTTGGTGACCAAGAGAGTGCCATTCTTCCACATCACCCAGAGTCGGAGACCATCCGGATGGACAATACCCAAGACCATCCCATCGAGTTCGGCGGGCCTCTCGCGACCGGTCCAGGCCCACGGTCGTTGCGGGCTCTGATCGTCGGGCACGACGGTCCAACCGTGTCGGACGAGTGCATCGGGCAGAGCCGCGAGTTGCGCATACCGCGCCTTGGCAAAGGCGGTCCAGTCGTCGATGTGTTTGTTCACCAGATCGGTCAACAGTCTCTGAAGGGCATCGTTGGTCGACATGACCGACCTCCAGCCACCGCCCATCTTCCAAATGCCTGTGGGCACGCACAGAGGTCCGGCCGCGCGCAAAAGCCGTCTTGTGCCCAGAAACAGCAAAGGTCCAGAGACGTAGACGCCGAGGCGGTCCGATGGCGATCGCCGCGCGAGAATGATTTCGACAACATAGACAAAGGCGCGCGCACCGTCGCTACAGTAGAGGCGCACGACGGGAGCGTCGTCTGGACCTTGACAGAGCGCGTGCACCACAGAACCGATGGCACGAATGACAGCGATGCAAGCGCCGATCTCGACCTTTTGGCATAGGCGGCGTTCGAGTCGCCTAGACTGACCCGGTACCCCCGTCGTCCTCGTCGTCGGTCCCGATCCGTCGGCGCCTGCGCCCGTGAGTGGTGTGATATGCTTGGCCGCAATGGTATACAATTGGTCGGCCCAGTCATCGACGCACTCGTCGAGCGACGGCCAAGAGCCCAGAATCTTGTCGGCCTCTGTAGCGGCAGCGTGGCGCGTGTCGATCGTGCATCGGTCCACGCGGGCGTCGGTCATCGCACGCAGAAAAGTACCCGCCACCTCGATCGGTCGGGTTTCGGGTTGGTCCATTGTTGACAGTTGCTGGCCTGGCGTTGGGGACAAAAATCGTTGTTGTTGTGGGGTTTTGTCGGCGAGGCAAAAGGGATGCCCGGCTCGCTTCCCTTTTCTTGGGACAGCCGATCGGGTCATGTGCGCCTGTGGTCGTCTCCCATTTGTGCGCTCGTGTGGCATTGGCCATTCTCGGTTTATTCCGTATTTTTTTGTTGGTCGGTATGTTTGTGGATTGGCACGCAAAGGGCGGCCTGCGCCACGGCACGGACGGGCGCCTGGCGGCTTGGCGGTTTGGTCGTATTCTTGATTCTTTCCCGACGGTGTCATTTGTTGGTGGACAAGAAAAGAAGAAGAGTACAAAAGGGCCAACAAGCGGTTCGTTGCTCTTTTTTTTCTTGTCAACATCGCATCTCTTTTTTCTGTCGTCCTTGTCCTCTCTCTTTTGTCCACATGATTGAACCAACCACGCCAGAAGCCGCTCATGAAAGGGGCGACGGCAAACCCGCATCGCCTACTGCCGCCATGCCGCGCGTCGCTGCCGCGGCCGCTCTCTTGGCCAAAGAGATTGCGCGTCACGTCGCCGCCATCCCCAAGAAACAAACTGCCGAGGGCCGTCGCCTCCATGCGGCTGCTGCCGATGCCGCGCTGTTGCGCCGCTGCGCGAGCACCGCCGCCCACCCCGCGTCGACTTGGGCCCCCGTCGTCGACGCCTTTGTTGCGTGGCTAGCGCGCGACCGTACCGACGAAAAATCGGACGTGCCTGTATTTTCTCGCGAGCGCAACGGCGACGCCTCTAAAGATGATCTCGACGACGACCATGACAATAGTGACGACAACCGTAACACCCATGACGATGATAATGATGATGATGACAATGTGCTCGTGAGTGACGACGGCGGAGGCTGGGCGGACCATCCCAACAATGCCGCCTCGACGGCGTCCAACTTTCTCCGGCCGCTGGCGCGCATGGATATTGGCATCTACGCAATCACGACCCACCCCGAGAATGCGCACCTCATCGGCTGCTGCACCAAGACGCCGCCTCTGATCGAGGCCGACTGCGCCTATGGCGACTGGCGCTTTGTCGCCGCCATGGAGAGGGACGTCGACTGCACGGGCGGCATTCTGTTTATCGAGCGTGCTGTGCATGCGCCCACCGGCACAAGCATCGACGCCCGGTGCGATCTACGGTGTCAAAACACGTCGAGGCGCACGAGGGCGCTCTTGTTTGCCTTTTTGAAATCGGGGCAGACGTCGCTGTCGGCCTTTCTGCAGGACGTCTTTGCACCCTTTGACCGAGTCATCGACGTCCTCCACGCGCGCGGCTGGGACACACGAGGCAAACGGTTTGTGTGGTCAGACGTGCACTCGGCCATCTCTGAACAGAGGGTCGCCTGCACGCGCAACGATGGCATCGTCGTGCATCTCTTTTACTGGTCGAGCACCATCGTTGCGAGCGGCGTCGAGTACGGCCCCGTCGTCAACGTGGTCGCACCGCCGGCGAGCGCCTATGGGCCCGACCCCGGTCCCGAGGTTGCGCCGCAAGACAGTGACAATGACGATGACGATGACCGCGAGGCCGATGACGATCGAGACTGGCTCGTCGACGGCGGCCACATTGCGCCGTCGGTGCTCGCGGCGCGTTGGGGCGACAGACCGCACGGCTGCCCGGCGCTCTTGCTCGACCCTGTTCACGGCACCGACGACGACCTCGTCGCGTGCATAAACGCCGTCGCTGACCAAATCGCGCGCCGACACGGTTTGGCCTCTGGCGACGACGCCATGGCCGCACGCGCCTATGGTCACAGTCATCTCAACGGGTGGACCTGCCAAGCGGCGCTCGACAAGGTATTAAACACGGGCACACGCTCGTGGCGCCTGGCCATGCGTCACGAGAGCATCGTCAGCGGCGAGCGCTGCATCGACCCGGACCGAGGTCTTTATGCCAATTGGATGGTCGTCTGCGACATGCTCCCGGTGGGCAACAGCACCGACGGCACGGTGCGCACGACCGGACTGCCCTTTGTGCGCTTTCAAGGCCACCTGTTGGGCGTCGACGAGCGCGCCGCATCGGGTCCGGTTCAACAGGCACATGTCGTCGTCATACTCTGCGAGGCCCAAGAGCCACCGACCTATGCGATGCAACAGAGGGCGATGCCGCCGGCCGACGGCGAACGATCGCGGATCGCAACGATGCTCCACGCACTCACCAGCAACTCGAATGCACCCAAGGCGCGTGTGGCATCCGATGCGGCCCTTCACCCGATCTCGGCCTATTATCGTCGTCGCTGCGTCGACTCGCGCGACGGACTCAGGATGCTCACCGTCCTCCACGAGGCCTCGTCGACGCCACCCGCAAATGACTCGGATGCCGCAAGCACCTTTATCGCTGCCGTCGAATGGCTGATGGCCGAGTTTGAGACTTGCGCGCAGACTTTTGGCGCCGACGCTAGCGACACGAGGCCCGCGCCCTCGGGGTGGACCCTCGAATTTGAATGGTAATTTTTTCGTCCTTGTTGCCGCCAACAAACTCGACCATGAGCGACCGCAAATGCTCGTCATAATGGGCGCGCCATTGTCGGCCTCTCGGTGTCTATTTTGCGCACAAATAAAAAAAATGAAAAATTAATGACCGAAGGACGATTTGCCTTTTCCGAGTTGCGCCCCATCATTGGGCACAGATCAGACCCTCGACCGTATTTCTTTTTATTCACGGTGGTGGTGGCGGCGGTGGTGGCACAAGCAACCCCACCGAGGCGAGCCAATCAAGAGTATGCCCGCACAGTCTATTGTGGACGATGCCGTCGACTGTGCGTGCAGGATCGCGCCGCCACCCCACAGCAATGTCGTTGGGCGACACGGGGCGCGGTCGACACCACGTCGCCAGGGGTGCCAGCGCCGCGATGGCCCCGGCATCTGTGCACGGGCCGACGTCGTCTCTTTCCCGGATGTTTTTGGACGAATGACCCTGCGACCACGCCCCTGCAGCGGTTTCTTTTGGGTGCACGCACGCACACGGCAACGGCGTGGACGCAGAGAGGCACAGGTTGTCGATCTGGGCAATGTCGGCAGCGCGCACAGGCCGCTGTTGGGCAACGTCGTGGGCCGCGCGCATGCATGCCAACATGTAGGGCATATGTGTCCATCGACGAGAAACATCTGCGTGCGCCGTCACCAGGGCACCCCAGAGATCGATGCGGTCGACGGCATTGGCACCAAGCGATCTTTCGTGGCGGTCGACCACCGCCAAAAATCGCCCGAGCGCGGCAATGCCGCCACAGACGCACGCACGAAAAAAAGAATGCAATGTGTTTGCGTCGAGTGCAAGGGTCTCGTGTGGCCACCGGTCGGCCAGATAGAGCGCGCACTCGACGCAGCGATTGGCACACGCCCTGGCGATCAGTGTCGACAGATCAATCTGCGACGGCACATACGCGGCCGCCTCGCACAGCCAGGCCAGAGCATCTGCGCTGCGTGCGCGATCCCCGGTGTGGGGACCGACGGCGTGGAGGGCCGCCACGGCCAGGTCGATCGCCGGTGGCGCCATAGAGGCGTGCACTCGCAACCACGCGAGCACACTTGGTTGTCGCGCTCGTGCGGCTGCCAGAAATGCGCTCGTCGGGTCAAACCTCGCGCCGCGCGCCTTGCAGACGTCGAGGATGCGCCATCGTCCGGCGGCGATGGCCGCGTGGAGCCAGTCGCTGTCCAACGACTGAAAATCGTCCTCGGCGTTGGTCGTGGGCAAAAGGCCATCGGGCGCGTGGTCCAACAATGCTTCAAAACATGTTGGATCAGAGGCGCAGGCGGCGTGCGTCCACGTCGTCGGCCCGGCGCACGCGCCACCGTCAAGGAGCGCGCGCACTGTCTCGGGGCGGCCAACGCGGCAGGCCCACCCGAGTGCTCTGTCGAGGGCGTAGGTCCGGTCGGGCGCAAATAGGCGCTCGACGAGCGTCGCTATTGTGCGATAGGAAGCGCGGCGCGCGGCGACATCCAACAGTGCCTCTTTGAGGCCTCGTACGTCGTCGTGCTGATGGTCGTCCCAACAGTTGGAGACACCCTCGCTGCGGTAAAGCGTGTCGAGCGGAGCGCCGCCGCCGCTAGAGGCGCCTCGATGATCGCCAACAGAAAACGTGAGCCTCCAACCGGTCGTCATGGCGGCCTCGACGGCCCAGGGTGCATCCGAGGCGACCAACGCTGCCATGACGTGTTTGCGTGACGCGCGAGCGTGCGCATTGCACCAAGACCACACGGCGTCGGCGTCGCTCCAGGATCGCCACGGCCCCGTGTCTGTGGCGATCCACTGCGCGATGACCGACGCACACACGAGGCGGCCCGTAATCCATTTGGGGCAACGATCCGAGTGCCCGTTTTCGGCGTCGTCGCCATAGTGCTCTGCGTGGCGGCGGCCATACAACCCGACCATCTCGGACGCAGTTGGCGTCTCGATGACCTCTCGCCAGAGACGACACACGGCGCGCGCGGCAAACCGCCAGCATGGGTCGAGAAACGGCGGCGGCGGATCGCGCTCACCAGGCAGCGCCCAGTTGTGTGTCGCGGTCCAGCGTGTCAACGGCGCGCCGTTGAGGACAAGGCAGAGAATTTCGGACGGCAGGGTGTCCATCCGAAAGCCGCTTGCTTGTCGGCGTCGCTTTTTTTCGGTTTTTATCTGGTCGATTTCTCTTTTTTGGGTGTATTTCTTTTTTTTTGGTGCAGCGAAAAAGGGTCGGGCGGCCTGGAGCCGGCGAGCGAGCGCGATCGGGCGTCCAAACCGCACACCTCTTTTTTTGCGTGGGTCCGGTGGCGGCGGCACGCTCCTCCTTTTTCCCTCTTGCCCGCCCAAAGAGCGCCGCGAGGGCACACACGCGACCCGGACGCGACGCATGTGTTTATCCAAGGAAAAAAATGGCGCGCTCCCCTACATCGTCTCTTTTTTTGGGGCCTACGTGAGGAGGTCATCTACGCCCTTTTGGACACTGTGCGCCGCGCCAACTCAACAGACGGCTCGGCCCACAATGGGCCTGCGGCGCGCCTATTATGGCCCTCGGCCTTTGGCCACGCACCGCAAAAAAGAACGCACACAAAAAAATGAAAAAAAAAGAACAACAAAGAGGAATCTGGGACCCAGACAATTTCTCTTTTTGCTCGCCTCTTTTTGGCTCGCGGTGTCGGGAGTCGGGTCGTCCATCGACATAGAGCGCGGTACGCCATCAAGGTGCCTTGATCTGATTGGTCGTCCAAGGTCATAGGATCAAGACCGTTCGTGGTCCTCGGTGCCAAACACAAACCGCTGGACGACGCGCGCCTCGCCGCCTTGGTCCGCGTCAAAATCATACACGCCGTAGGTGCCCTCGGCGTCGGCCACAAAGACCTGGCCGGGCGTGCGGCCAAATGCGCACACGCACGCGGGCGCGGTACCGGGCAGGCGGATCTTGACCTTGCTGAACCAGCCGGCCGTATAGTCGGATACACCGGCGCCCAGCACGCCCGTCGACCCAATGTATTGCAAGAGGCCAGCGGGGGCCGCGGGCGGCGGCGTGTCGAGATCAAAGATGTGCACGGTCGGGCGATCCGACGACACGGCCAGCCAGCGCGAGTCGAGCGAAAACACCAGATTGTTGATCGATGCCGTGTTCTTGCCGCGCCTCAATTCAAAGCGCTTTTCGCCCGACGCCGTGTTCCACACGCGGATGACCGTACCCTGTCGACGTACGCACGCATACATACACATTGCCAGAGCCACGGGTGCCCATGTGCATTGTGTGCGCAAAAAGAAAAACCCCCAACGCCGTCAGACCAAGTGGGGGCAAAAAAGGAGGCAAAGGCTAATACACCGTCGCGCGGCGGAAACCAAAAAAGGGCGTGCCTTTTCCGAAGCGGTGGCGAGGAGCGAACCGTCGGCGTTGAGGCAGAGGCGCGCGATGGGCATCTCGTGCGCGCGGACCACCAAGGGTCTCTGCGGCGCGGCCCCGGCACCAAAGCCGACGCCCAAAAAGACAATGTCGGATCCAAAAAAAAGAGAACAGTAAAGCATCAGACGTGTACACGCGCCGATGCGTCGCCATCCTTGCACTCGACGAGAGAAAAAAAGACATGCAAAAAAAAAGGTCGAAAACACAGACCGAGCCGCACATGAAGAAAAAAATTTGGGTTTGGGATGAGAGGAGAAATGAACACGCACGCGATCATCAGAGCAGTGGATCTCGATGTAGCCGGCTTTGGTGGACAGCGTGGCGATGACGTTGACGGTGCCGCCGGGCGAGGCGCGAATGTCGACGAGGCCGCGCGGGTTGTCGACGGTCGGCACGCGCTTGACCATGTTCAGATCGCCGAGGCCATAGACGTAGACGCGCTCGTCGAGGGCGATGGCGATGGCGTCGCGCACCATCTCGACGCCGCGCACGGTCGAATTGAAGCACAGTTCGGCGATGGTCTGGTTGCGGCAGTCGTCCCACAGCATGACCCGATCGTTGCGAAAGCGCGGATCGGGACCGCCGCCCACGAGCGCGATGATGTTGGAGCGAAAGAGCACGGTAGCCAGACCCGCGCCGCCGCCCAGGTCACGGCCGTAACGCGGCGCAAACGGATCGGCATTCCACACGCGAAAGCCACGGGCCGTGGCGACCGTGAGGCACGACTGGTCCTGGTTGAATTTAAGCGAGAGCAGGCCGGTCCCGGCGGCCGTCGCTGGTGGACACGTCAGCGCCATCGTCTGATTTCGTTCCGGTCTCTCTTTTTTTTTCTTTGTACGGCTTGCTTTTTTTGGCGCGACACAAGCAAATACAGGGCCTGTGGTGTTCCTTGCGCAACTTTTTTGTGGCACTTTTTATGCAAGCAAATTTGGGTGGGGCGCGCGCGGCTGGTCAGCGACCACGGCGACCTCTTGCCCTTTTCCGCTTTGGTCAAAAGGGTGAGACAAAAAAGGAGGGTGGCGGCGGGCGCTCGTATTTTGCCGTCCTCTTGTTTGCGGCCGTCTCACACCGCGCGGCTCAATCAAATGCGTCGCGACCAACCACCCCTCTCCATCGCCCAGATCGTCGAAACCTACTTGGAGCCTACATGCGCAAAAAAAAAGGAAAAAAGAAAAGGGATGCGAAGCCGCACGCGAGGGCTATCACATGATCACGCACGGCGAGCATTTTTTATTCCTTTGGGTCGGTCGACCACCAGCGACAAAGGGCATGCAGGCGGCCACGGACGCGACTCGGCCAGGCAACTCGCACAGCGCAGAAAAAAAAAAGAAGGATCAGGAAGAAACAGCATGTGACTGAACCGCCTTTTTATTTCAGGCGGGGCTACGCAAGAGCACGATGGGCTGGCGGCCGTCAACGTCCGTCGATAGACCGTGCCCGTGGCTGACCAGTTCGATTGTGTCCACGTCAATCTCGATGATGGACCGCAGCGGGTCTGTGGCCGACACCAACAACACCAACCACAACAATCGGGGCGACAGGTCGCAAATGCAAACAATAGATGGAAAAAAGGCACATGTCAGTGGGGGGGGGCGGGCGGGGGGGGGGCGACAACCACAGCGCGCGTGCTCGTGATGGCCCAAAAAATGGAAGCGAGTCACCCAAAAGGAAAAGCGCTCACCTGCGGCAAAATGTTGCTGATTCACAGAGGACGGCGTTGCCAGAGCACCGACCTTTGTGTTGTCGCCGCTGCTCGTGTCGACAACGCAATCGCGACAGGTGACGTTGCCCGTGAGCGTGAAATAGGCCTTGTGCGCGGTCGACATGTAGGTGAGACACGCCGTCGCGTGGCGCACGCTGACGTGATCGACTTTTCGCGTATCCGTGCGCGAGACGATACGCGCCACGGCAAAGTCGCTGGCGGAAGCCGGATGGGCGTCGATGGCGACGGCGCGGCTCACGGGCCGCCCGCTCTCGGGATCGACAGTGGCGAGCGACGCGTAGGGCCCGCTGGTTTCGATGTCCCTGAGCGCACAGAGGATCGTCCCGACGTCCCTCTGGCTGCCGTCCTTTCTGAGCCACACAAATCTGCTGCCCATTGTCCGGCCGTTTTTTGGGATCGCCTTGGCAAGTTCTAGTGTGATCATGGAAATGGCGCGCCAAAAAGGGGTTTTGTTTTGTGTGTGCAAAACAAAAAAAAAGAAATCGCCGACAACAAACTGTCCAACTCGACCAACAAGAGCCAAGGCGTGCCGACGGCGCGTTCGACCGATTTTACTGCCACCGACCAGAACCCAATGACAAAAAAGGAGCGGCCTGGAAAGAGGGTCGTGGACGAAAATGAAAAAGCGGGCTGTTGGCCGGCGGCACCGCCCCATACACCAGGTATGTATTTTCAAAAAAAAGGGCGGCGGCATCTGCCAATCCTCCTCCACAGCAGCAGGTCGGCACTGCGCCGCGCACCAATCAGGAAAAAGGGACGACACACCAGAGACCGCGCCAAAGGGCGCTCGCATCCCGGAAGAAAAAAAACAAGGGCAACAGCCTCGTCGACGCGCACGCCAACACTTGTCACAACTCGAAAAAGAGGAGGAAAAAAAAAGAGGACAACAAATCCAAGACAAAAAAAGACAGAGATGAGGACTGCAGCGCGTCGTCTGGCGCCGCCTACAGAGGTCAGTTCCGTGAGCGGTCTGGTGATGGGCCGCACCTTGGACGGCGCCCTCGCGCACACATCCCTGACCGTGGTCTACGAGTATCATCTGTCGTCGTCGACTCGTCGCCGCCCACCACAAGACGCTGAAAGACCCTGCAGCCACGACAATGGCCGCCGTCCTAAACCAGAGCCCCCGGCAGAGGCAACGACACCAAAACACACGTGGTGGCCACTGCACATTGGCGCGTCGGCCACGATCAGCGCCATGTGCCGCACCGTGGCCGTCACAACGCTTTCGGGGATCAACGCCCGCGCCGTGGACGCACAAGAGGGCAGCCGTCTCGTAGCGGTCCACGCATTTGCGCGTGCGGTATGTGTCCTCCCGTTATGGGGCGCCATCCCGATCGCCACCATAGCGCGCGCATGGACCCCCGGCAATCGATCCGGAACAATCCCCTTGGCCGCGCTTATGGCACTAGAAAAGCACAGGCTGTCGGCCGCATTGAGCCTACTCGATCCTGCCGATCCCGTCGGCTTGGGCGACTTTTCCGACAAGACTGCCCTGCGCGACGACGTTGTGAGAGAGGCCATCGCCGCCGGCGTGAATCCATACAGTACGAGGGCCGCCCGCTCCATGGCGACCTCTCTGTGGGAGCACCAGACCGCCTATCGATCCGCCGGGAGGCACCGCGATGCCGACCACGCACTGGACCTCTGCCACGACCTTTTCGACACATGGACCTCTTAGAAGTCGCTCTTTTTTAAATCGCTCTTTTTTAATCGCTCTCTTTTTATGCACATTTTTTCCACATTCTTGGCCCCCAGCCTCGATCCCCTGCGTCCGCAACCTTGTGCCCTCTTTGTTTTCTTGCGGTACTTTATTTGCGAGTGTAAAAAAATAGTGTGTGTTGTGCGGTGTCGCCATGCGCTGGGCCTCTGCGGCGCTGCGCGTACGAGCGTATCATCCGGTGTGCACGCCTAGGCCTTGCTCTCGCCATTGTTTGTGGCGGCGGTGTTGTTGGTGCCGGCGCCGAAAACAGACCGCTTGATAATACGCGCCTCGCCGCCCTTGGCCAAGTCAAATGCATAGACGGTGTAGACGCCCTCGGCATCGGCTACGAGCAACCGGCCGGGCTCGCTACCAAATGCGCACACGCACGCGGGCGCGGGACTCGGCCGGTGGATCGTGGCCTTGCTCGTTCGCCCTGTGCTATAGTCGGACACACCGGCGCCGAGCACGCCCGTCGAGCCAATGTACTGCAAGAGGCCGGTGGGCGAGGTGGGTGCCGGCGCATCGAGATCAAAGATGTGCACGGTGCCGCGGTCCGACGACACGGCCAGCCAGCGCGAGTCGCGCGAAAACGAAAGCGTGCTAATCAACGCCGGGTCCTTGCCGCGCCTCAGTTCGACGCGCTTTTCGCCCGACGCCGTGTCCCACACGCGGACGACGGTGCCCTGTTGGGCGTGCCCATTTTTTTGTTGCCGTCACGTCAGAATCATCAAGACAATTCTTGCGTGCGCGCGACAGGCACACAGAGAAAAAGACGATAGACTCGGTCGGCAGGCACAATGGAGGGGGCTCGTACCTTTTCCGACGTTGTGGCGAGAAGCGACCCGTCGGCATTGAGGGCAAGCCTCGCGATGGGCATCTCGTGTGCCGCAATGGTCGACGGCGCCTGCATATATGGACGCACGCGAGCAGATATTTTTTTTCAGTTGCATGACCACAGCGTAGGGTGAGGAAAGAATGTCCAAAAGCATTTGGTGATGATCGACGATGGATGGGGTGAGAGGTGGGAAACATACGCGATTGTCTGTATAGTGGATCGCAACGTGGCCGACCTTGGTCGTCAATGTCGCGATCACGTCGACGGCGCCATTGCCCGAGGCGCGGATGTCGACCAGGCCGCGCGGGTTGTCGACGGTCTGCGTGTGCATAATGTTTACGAGCCCAGAAAAGTCATAGACAGAGGTGCGCCCGTCCAACGCAATGGCGATGGCGTCCGCTGTCATCTCGATGCCGCGCACCGTCGAGTTGAACGGCAGTTCGGCGATGGCCTGTCCGAGATGGTCGTCCCACACCATGGCCCGCCCGTCCTGAAAGCGCGGATTGTCGCCGCCGCCGGCGAGAATGGCAATGTTGGACCGAAAGAGCACGGTCGCGAGGCCCACCCCGGCGCCGAGGTCGCGCCTGTAGCGCAGCGTAAACGGTTCGGTGTTCCACACGCAAAAGCCGCTCGTCGTCGCCACCGCGAGGCACGACTGGTCCTGGTTAAACTTGAGCGAGAGCAGGCCGTTGCCGCCACCGGCGGTCGTCGGTTGGCACGTCAGTGCCATGTTTTGGGTTTATGGGGTTTTGTGTTTCTCTTTGTCTTTTTCTCCAGGTCCTTCCTTATCGAGGCGCAGCGACACGGCAACAGAAAAAAAAGAGGGGGCGGCAGAGGTTTGTTACGGGCGCACAGTGTTTCTATGCGCCAGTGTGTCGCTCTCGTTGCTGTCCTTTTTTTGCCTCTTTTTTTTTGTTGGACGCCAGGTTGTCGCCATCATTTTTTGTTTGCAGCGCGAGGTCCGCTTTACGTGTCGCACGCCCATTGGCCGCCTCTTGTTGAGACGGTGTGGTCCGTGTGGTCAGAGGATGGAGATCGCCAATGGGAACCACTGGTCGCTGTGCCGACGGTTTATTCTTGCTCGCCAAACTGGCGCATCCGCGCCAAGGGCGCAGTCGCATTTTTTGTCTTTTTTTGTTCTCGCAGCGTCGTCGTACTGACAGGCGGCTTTTCTCTTTTTTTTTTCATATGTAAAATGTATTGCATTGTTTTTTATGTTGGTGCGAGCGCAGCGGTCCGCCAGCGACCACACAAGACTTTTTTATGGTAATTTTCCGTCCCGCGCCCTACTCTTGATTTTTTTTGACGGCAAAAAAATCAAAAGGCCGGCAGTGTCGTCGCCAGCGTGCCTCGCCGCAGCCGACAAGTTTCAAAGAAAAAAAAACAACAGAGGAGAACGGAGGAGGCCCTCTTTCTTTTTTTGTTTCGATTGGCTTTTGCGCAGGCGGACGTCGCTATCGGCGCACGAGGAGCCAAAAAAGGGCCCATGTCGCTGGGGCAGTGCTTGCGGATCGGTTAGCCATCGGCTAATCTACACCAAATTGTCCAACCAAAAAAATCTTATAAATCAAAAAAACCCACAAAATCCCGGATCCTAATCGTCGGTTAGCCGATCCGCAAGCGCTGGCTGGAGGACGTCTCGCCTAGACGGCGGTCTTGGTCCAGTAGAGGTCGGCATTGTTGTTGAGGTAGACAACGCCAGCGGCGGTGGTGCCCATGTAGGTTCCATGCGTGCTCTTCAAGGTCCACTGGTCGCCGTTGTTGATCAAGACGTCCCACTGCTCCCACGAACCGACGGCCGTGGCGTCGGCGCGCACCCATCCGCCCGGATTGGCGCCGAGGTATCGGTTGTTGAATCCTCGGAAAGTGTACCTGCCGCTGGCCAAACGGGCGACGGTCCACTTTTCCTTGTAGGTGGCGCCGACCCACAAGGAGGCCACGCTGCCGTCGTCCTGCGGCGTCAGTTGGCGGCCGCTGATGGGCGACACCAGCGTGACCAACTGCGACCACGGTTGCGCAGTGGGACTGGGCGTCGCCGAGGGCGTCCGTGAAGGCGACGGCGTCCTCGACGGGGTAACTGTGGCCGACGGCGTGGGACCGACCGGATGGTTGTACTCGATGATGACGCCGCCGTCGGCGCCCGCCATGCTGTTGCTGCCGGCGCCTCCGGGCGGACACGCAGAGCCTGATCCGCCTCCGGCACCGCTGTTGGCCGGCGGCGGACTGATCGACCCAATGTAGGACCCCGCACCGCCGCGGCCGTTAAAGCCGGCGGCGCCGCCCCACGAGTAGCACGATCCGCGCGAGCCGTGATTGATCCATCCCTTGCCGCCGTTCCAGTGGCGGCCGGGCGACGTCCACGAGGCGCCCTCGACAAAAGGCTCGGTCAGGGCTCCGTCGACATAGGCGTGGCCGGAACCAGCACCGCCGGCCTTGACGTCGCCGACGATGGCACCTTGCGGGGGCGCTGCCAGGGGATTGGTGTCAGCCGCACCCGTTGGGGCGCCGCCGCCGGGTATCGGACCCACTGCCGATGACGACGCGCCGCCTCCGCCTCCGCCCTGGCATCCACTCGATCCCATCCAGACGGCATAACCGCCGCCGCCTCCATACGCGGTGGCGCTGTAGAGTTGGGTGCCATTGGGCGCCAGCGCCACTAGCGAGGTCTCGCCGCCATCCGAGGCCGTCCCGCCGACGCCGTCGTTGGGTGGTAGAGGGGCGCCGCCCTGTCCCACGGTGATCGCCCACTCGACGTCGCTGAGCGTGACGCCCCAGCCGCCTGTGACAACGGTGCGGTTGAGGATGGCCGAGCCGCTGCCGCCTCCCGCACCGCATACCGTCGACACGGCCGAACCGCCGCCGGCGCCCCACAGGGTGGCCGAGATGTCGCTGGCTCCCGCCGGCGCCGTCCACGTCGTCGACGCGGGCACAAACACGGTATAGCGGTAGGCGCACGCCGGCGACGCCACCAGCGTCAGCAGCGCCAATAGGAGCGGCACGACGGCCAACATCGACTGTGTCGTGTACATGTTTGTCATTGTTGAAAACAACAATAGGGTGCCTCTGGTGAGTCTCTCTTTGTTCTAAAAAACTGTGTCGGCAGTGTCGCCGTGGTTGTCGTGCAAATGATGCCTTGTCGATGTACGCTATAAATAAGACGCCCCTATAAAGTGCTCCATTTATAAAAAGACAGACAGCGCGCGCGGATAGCCCGACCAAAATTTTCCCTTGCCGGCGACCTCGCGCGCAAAGACGCACACCAAGATGGAACGGCCGCCTTTGTTTGGCGTGGGCTCGCGTTGCGACACGCGGTTGGTGGGTTGCTGCCCTCTTTTTCGCGTGGCCGCAGAAAAACCCAAAAAAGAAAAAAACAAACTATACCGAGAGGCCTTTTTGTTTGGTCTCGGTGCGCTCGCGACCATCTTTTGCTCCGCCTTTGGGTCGCGATACCGACCAATAGAGCAATACGACCTTTTTCCACCGCGCAGCGTACCGACAACGGGCAAGAGAAAAAAAAAGAGATAAACAGAGAGAAAAAAGATATCGTCGTGCACGAGGACAACCACGGCGGGCAACACACTATCCTTAAAACCCGCCCCCTTGCCCTTGCGGAGAACATCAGGAAAAAAAAGACGGAGATGCAGGCGACGACGACGACTCTCTCGGTGGCCAACCAGGCGCGTCCTACGGGCGCGACGGCAACGCGCACGATCGCGCTCCGCCCGCGGAGGACGGCCAGGCAAAAGCCGCCCCGCAGGCCGCCGAGCATCCTATCCTGGGACGGCTTGGAGCATTATCGCGACCAAGTCCGTGCAGTGGCGCACGAGATTGCCGAGTCGGACGCCGCGGTGCGTGCCACGGCGCGCTCGGTCGTGGCGACGGGCATGATCTGTGCCGCCATTCGCGATCCCAGCACGGCGCCGACTGCCGAGGTGGCCCGCGCCGCCCGCGCTCAAGCGTCGCTGCGCGACCTCATGGGCATGTTGGTGCAGGAGCACAATGTGGAGTGGGACCTCGTCCGTCGCGAGTGGGCGGTCATACTCGACCCCAGACCAGAGGAGGCCGAGCGCTGCGATCGCATCCTTGCCGAGCACGCGGCTCGGCGGCGGCCCCGAAAGAGGACGCGCTCGTCGTCTGCCACCAGCACCACCGCTGCCGCCGCCGCTCAGCAAGCGCCCCACAGCCAGTAGACCCACGAGCGGACCGAAAGGAGGGCGACAGACACAGAGAGATTTAGAGACGCGCAACACCATTTTTTATCGCGCAATTTTGCAGTGCACCAAAACCCGTTCGTCCATCAAGGTCTCAAAAATACTTAAAAAAACAACAGTAAATGCGTCCTCCCAAGAAAAAAGAAAAAGATATACGAGAGAAAAGGAACAAAAATAATCTATGCTTTCATTGGTCGGCGGCATCGGCGGCAACCGCTGCAACATCGACACGAGCAAGGAGAGACCAAGAGAGGCACCGACCAAAATTTGCAGGCGCTCTTTGAGTTTTTTTCAACGTCGATGGGCCCGAGTAGACAATAGACCCTTGCGCCAAGAGAAAAAAAAAAGGACACAACACAAAGGGTCAACCAGAGAGAAAGGGCGCAAAAAAGAAAAGAACGATAAAAGGACACGCAAGAGACGCTGCACGCCTCAAGATCGATGGCGACCTTTGACGACCTACCCAACGAACTGGTGGCGGCCATCATGACCCTCTTGCCGTGCCTCGTGGCGCGCCGCCGCGCTGCGCCCGTATGTCGCCTATGGAAGTCGATCTGCGACGATCCTGGGCTCATGGGACGCCGATTGTGCGTGACTTTGGATTCGTCGACGGCGACTCTATGCACGCAGGCCGTCGCCGCGGGCCACGTCGACTGTCTCGCCCACGCACGTGATATCGTGCGCCCGAGGCGCAGCGGCAGCAGCACCAAGACCGCTGCCGCCAGAGCGGCGCATCCCGAGTTGTGGCGCTACGCCGCCGAGCCCGTGTGCCCGTGGGGCAGGTCGACGTCCATGGCAGCCATCCGCAGCGGCAGCCTCGCCTGCGTCCGCTATTTGGACGAGCGCGGGTGCCCGTGGCTGCGCGACGCCTGCAGGGAAGCCGCTGCGCACGGCCACCTCGACATTCTCCAGTACGCCCATAGGTGCGGCCAAAAGTGGGACGCGCTGGCGTGCTTTTGGGCCGCAGCCAAAGGTCACCTCGACTGTCTCCGCTACCTACACGAAAACGGATGTCCGTGGGAACCCGAAGCCGCCTACATGGCGGCGAAAGGCGGCCACTTTGCCTGTCTGCGCTATCTGCACGAAAACGGCTGCCCGTGGGCCACAAACCAGACGATCGCCGCAGCACATTCGACATCTCTCGACTGTTTGATCTATGTGCGCGAGCACGGCTGCGCGTGGGATGCCGGCATCGACGATTTGGCAGCGGCGCGCGGCCGCCGAGACCTGATCGAGTATCTTTCTAGCGTCGCATACACGTGGACTACGCGACGTGGGTTTTACGGTACGTATACCGCCGCAACGACTGCCGCGCGTCGAGGTGACCTCGACGTCCTGCGCTGCCTACACGAGTGCGGCTGTCCATGGAGCGCCACGGCGATGGAAGAAGCCGCGCGAAACGGACATATGGATTGCGTGGTCTACCTGCGCGAGCATGAATGTCCCACCAGCACAAGGGCGCTGGCCAATGCCGCCAGGTGGGGACACGTGGACATTTTGCGCTATCTGCACGAGACGGGGAGCCCGTGGGACGCAGACGTCTGCCGAGAGGCTGCCACTCTCGGCAGTGCAGACGCCCTCGTCTATGCGCACGACAATGGCTGCCCGTGGGACGAGGGAGCGCCGGCAGCGGCTGCAGCACAAGGCCGGCTGGAAAATTTGCGCTATCTATACGAGCACGGCTGCCCGTGGGACGAGTCGACGGCGATCAGCGCCGCGCAGAGCGGCCACGTCGACTGCCTGGCCTATGCGCACGAGCATGGCTGTCCGTGGGGCGAAGCGACGACTACGGCCGCTGCCCGATACGACCACGTTGATTGCCTGGCCTATGCGCACGAGCACGGCTGTCCGTGGAGCGAGACAACGTGCATACAGGCCATGTACTCGCCGACGAGCATGCCGTGCGTCGAGTACGCCCTCACCAATGGGTGCCCGTGCGACGCGAGCGTGCTCGCCTTTGCATCGACGTGCGGGCTGCCTCTGATCGAGCGCCTGCGCAGCCTCGGGTGCCCATGGGACGCAACCTTTTGCGCCAACGCCGCCGCCTATGGCAGGGTGGATGTCCTGGCCTATGCACGGCAGCATGGTTGCCCGTGGGACAGCACGGCATGGCGAGGGGCCATCTCGCAGTTGCGCCTCGACTGTGTGCGCTTTTTGCACGAGCACGACTGTCCGTGGGACGAGGTCGCACTCCCGAGAGACGATTGGATCAGCGCCGACGTCCTGGCCTACCTCGTCGAGATCGGCCGAGTGCCCCCTCCCTGATCCCTTTCGCCGCTCCATCTCTGCCCCAATCCCTCGGCCGTTGCTGTCTTTTTGCTCGTGACAACCAAAGAAGGCGTTGCTGTTCCTTTTTGTTTCCTGGACGCTGTCGCGCCCTCTGGGTCTCTAAATGCGACAAAAAAAAGGATGCAATCGGTTCTTTTTGGTCGCCTAGGGTCAACTCTCTTTTCTCTTTATTGCGTATCGAATTTGACGCTCTTGTCTTGCCTCATTGCGCAGACGGCGCTGCACAGACGCATTTTTCCTCGTTTCTCCTTTTTCTTTGGAGCGACAGGAGGGCAGTGTCTGTGCAAAAAGTACAGACCTAGACGGCGGCGGGCGTGTAGACAACGACCACGTAGCCGGGCGCGCCCGCGCCGCCGGTGGTGCCACTGCCGACCAGCGCGCCTCCGCCTCCTGCACCGCCGTTGCCCGTGGCCGGAGCGCCCGTACCGGCACCACCGGCGCCCGAGGTGGGCGCAACGGGCGTGACGGTGGGGCCGCCACCGCCTCCACCTCCGGCAACGACACCGGCACCGGCATTCAGGCCGCCACCGGTGCCGCCCGTCGTCGGCGTGCCCGGCAGGCCGTTGGCGCCGCCGAGGGCCAACTGGCCGGTGCCACCGAGAGAACCGGCCGGGTTGGTGCCGCCGCCACCGCCGTTAAAGCCCGAGCCACCGTTGGAAGTCGTCGCGCCCGACGCGCCTCCCGTGCCGCCGCTGGCCTGCAGGAGCACGGGTCCGCCGGTACCCGCAAAGGAGACCGTCGTCACACCGCCGGTGCTGCCGTCGCCGGCGGTACCCACGCCGCCGGCGCCGATGGCCACCGTCAACGTGGTGGGGCTCACGGGCGACAGGGCCGCCGTGATGGTGGAAAAGGCCAGGACGCCCGAACCGCCTCCGCCGCCACCACCGAGGGCGCCGACGGGGGAGCCGCCACCGGCACCGCCGCCGCCGACCAGATAGACCGTGGCAGCGGTGGCGCCCGCCGGAATGATAAAGGTGCTGGTGGTCGTGATGACGGTGGTCACGGGCGTCGGCGGCGTGGGCGGAATCGGCGGGATGATCGGGGGAATAAAGGGCGGGCACGGGCACGGCCGCGGGCACGGCACCTGCTGCGGGGGCAGCACCACCCGGATCTTGCACTTGCAGCGCTTGTCGCCTCCTTTGCCCATGTTTTTTTTTCTGTGAGGTACTTGTTGTTTTGTCGACGGGTGTCGGTGTGCTGTACTGGACGTCGCAACAGGGGGAGGGGACGCGAGGTGAGCAAGACACGCTGCGCTAGAGAGCGAGCGGGCCAAGGCGACAGCACGGGAGGGTCAGAGTGACAACGTACGCGCGAGCGCGTGGACGCGACTGCTTGCGGTTTGGGGTGAAGGCGAGACGGTGGCGCGGTCGATCCTTTGACTGGTGAGGCCGATGGAATCGTGCACCGGCGCAATGTCTCAGCGCCCGCGACCGACACTGTCGTCGTCGGCGATGCTCTGTGCCTCTTTGTTTTTTTGCATGTCGCGGGGTCTTTTTCTGCTTTGCTCTGTCCCGGCGGCGCCGGCTGTGCACAACCTCGCTCGCTCTCGTAGCAACGGGCGGCCGGCAGAAAAAAAGAGAGGCCAAGCGCAGCGGCAGCAGCAGAGAGACAACAATGGACGGAATGTGCCGCCGCGCTACCCACGACGAAAACAAGAACAGAAATGATTAAAAACGATTTTTTTTATTTGGGGGCACCCTCGTGCCGCGCGACATGGCAAGGACACTCTGATCACACCCGGCCAGTCGCCGTGGGCATTTCTGCCGTCGTCGTCACCGTCTTGATCATCACTGCCGCCATCAACAAGGTCGAGGCTATTGTCCCGGCGGTCATATCCCAGACGCGGGCCACCATCGTTCTCCTCCTCTATGGGGTTATGGGTCATAGAGGTCGCACACGTTGTTGTCGTCGTCCTAGGGACGCATGCAGTCATCGAGGCCACGCAGCACGCCAATCCCGCGCTCCACCAGGGCGGGGGCCAACGAATGGAGCCAGCGCACCGCGGCGAGGTCGCCCACAAAGGACGCGCTTTCGACGGCGGTAGCGATCGTCCACTCGACGCGCAGTTCCACGTCGGCTTGGAGGACGCCGCGGCGCGGGCGGCGGTCCAACAGTATACCCACAAGGTCGGGGCGGTGCCGATGAACAAACAATGGCGCCGTCGTGTCGCCCGCGCGACCGCAAAACCGCGTGCGCGAGTCGAAAAAGCACTCCATGGCCCCTGTATCGAGCCGGTGATTCAACACGCGCTCGACAAAGGGCGCGTGGCCCGACCGTGCCGCCATCTCAAAGGCCCTAAAAAAGTCGACTCTCGACTGCCGTTGTATGCCGGTCGTACGGTCGGCCAGCGCAGCCTCGACACGGTCAAGTAGATCGACGCGGCCCGAACAAGCGCCCACGTGCAAGAGGCGATCGACGGGCCGAGTTCCCTGTCCTGCTCGACGATCGACGTGGTCATAAATCCACAGGGCATCATCGGGATCATCAGGCCACGATTGGATGTGACCCAGGCAGGCAACCAAGGCATCCGGTCCGACAATATCCCGCAGGAGGCGCAGGTGGCCATCTGCGACCAACTCGTCGATGCTCTCCACATCAGGCTCACCGATGTCCCATTCTCGATTTTGGGCACAGAAGGCCTCCTCGACGGCCGCCGTCAGCGCGGCTGCATCTAAAGCCTCGCGAGGTCGAGGGGCGAGGTCGCGGCAGGCAGCGGCGGCCGTCGTCCACACGCCCTTTTGCTTTTTGCCGCGATCGTCGCCGGCGGCTTCCAGCGCGCCAAACAGGCGATCCAGTGTCGCCGGTGCGTCGTCCTTGTCGGCGCGGATGACCTGGGCGCACCCACAGGCCGCGCCACTGTCCTCCCACACGCGCGGACTGTTGTCACGACGGCACAGCCAGTCGAGGGCGTCCTGGCGCCCTTGGCGAGCCAACATGGCCAGCAGGCCAAACCATAGGTCAAAGTCGAGGGGCCACGAGTCGTGTCCCGCAAAGGCATCGGCGGCGGCGACCATGTGCGCGTGGGCGGCTCCTTTCGACACAAACATGCACGACGACCACGTGGGCCCGTCCAACGTGCCAAAAACGTGGGGGCGCTCCAGGGCATAGGCGAGGCCGTCCCAGTCCGCGGCGGCGCACAAGGAAAAGAATGTCGCCCACCGATACTTGCGCTTGTAGAGCGCGCGACGGTCGAGGACGTGAAAGCGACGCCAGGCCAACAGGCACGCGCCCAGGGATCGATCGTCGAGAAAACCGTCAGCCAAGTAGCGTAGGACGTCATCCGAAAGAATGTCGATGGGCATCGCTCGCCGTTGGCCGTCGGCATTGTCTCGTGTGTGGGCGGCCATCGTGCAGGAAAAGTAGCCCCGTACGTATTTGCCGGATGTTGCGAGTAAGCACGCACCAGCCGCCCGTTGTTTGTCGATTTCCGCTCCGTGTGCCGGCGGCGTACGTCGCCACACCGACCAGTACGAAAAAAAAGGATGCGAACGTGGGCGGCGCCTCGGATACGGTTTGAATTTTCAGGTCCCGTTGTTGGCGGCGCCGGATGCGCGAGCGTGTGTGTGTGTGTGGCTCCCCATTTTGGCTTGGCCAACCACAAACACGCAGACGGCACGCGAGTCCGTCACTAAATAATAAAGTGAGCAGACAACCAATTGAGCCGGACACATACCAGACCGACAAGTGCAAGAAGCACGTCCGGCCTCTGCCACGTCTCTCTTTGTTTTTTTCTCGCAAGAGGGACGTTGGCCACACGGCGACCAGGAAGACGACGGCGCAAACTGCCCAATGGACCGTGAGACGGGCGACGACTGTTTTGACGCGTGGATGCGCGCCATGTTGTCACAGCACAGAAACGCGCTAGCGACACAGGACGACGCGCCGCCTCGGCCAAACAACAATGCCCCAAAGCCGTACGGTGCTCTAGAGGCGCTGACGGCCCACGTGGCCGAGGTCGGACGCGCTGCCTTGTCTGCGACCGACACCTCGGACAATGACAGACTCGCACATGACACGGTTATGCGCGCCGGGCTCGACGCGCTCGACCTCGTCTATGGAGACCACGCGGCAACGACGACTACCAATACCTGATTGACGCGAGGACATATCGCGCCCAACAAACCTCTCGGGTTGCGACCACGGACGTCATTCCCGTCTCCCGTGGATCGAGGCCTCATAAAAATCATTTCAAATAGGCGACCCTTTTCCTTCCGACTTTTGCCCGCAGGTGACGATAGATTGCCACCCGTCGTGCGTCCAGAGATCGCCCTTTACGCCAAAAAAGGCTGTTTTCGAAAACGTATTAAAAAGAGGGTTGATGTTTTTTGCTGGGTGACCAAATCCTTTCGACCCGCATGGCCCATGAGAGACCCATCATTTTTTCCGTGTCTCTCCAGCCGTCGGTACTGTCCATCCTTTTTCTTGGGTTGTTGGTGATCTTGGGGTCGTTGCACTTTTTCTCGATTTTTTTCAATTTTTTCGCGACTGTTGCGCGGCCGTTGTCGACGGGGGGCGGAGGGTGGGACGGACGATCACCGGCGGGCGAGCACACCGTCAATGTCGGGGTCCATGTTGCGCACGGCCGTGAGCCAGCCCTTGACGGCGCCCATTTTTTCGGCGGCACGTGCGTCGCGGTCGTAATCGGCGGGACCATTGTAGAGGGCGTCGCCGGCCAGCACCATCCGCGCGGCGGCGCCTAGGCGCGCATCGGGATCGTCCAGTGGCGCCTGGAGCGCGTCGACGCCGGGCGCCGTATTGCGGACCGAATCGAGGCCCGACGACGCGGCCTCTAGCAAGGTGTTGGCCAGGCCCAACGCATAGGTCTGCCATGGGCGAGGCGCTGCGTCCAGGAGAAATCGTGCCGTGCGGCCGGCCACGGCGCGCTTCTTGCGCCTGGCGGCGTTGTGCACGCGCACATCCGACCCGGCACGCAGTCGCCTGACGACGGCGTCGGCGACCTGGCCATCGTCCAGTACAGCCGCCGGCGGACCGTCGGGCGGTGCGGCGCTGCCTTGCGATGTCCACGCGCCCCATCGGCGCGGCACATTGCGGTTGGGATCGCCCGGATCGAGGAGCATAATGACGCGCGCCTCGCGTGGGCGTACCCCGGCCACCGGACCTACGACAAAGAAAAGGGGTCGATCGGGTTTGATTTCTTTCCAGTCGTCGACAACATAGCCGACGCCGTCTTCAAAATCGTCGTCGAAATCATCGTCGTCCTCGTCGCCCGAGCGGTAACCGTCGGCATGCCACTTCCACTCGTCAGGCTCTAGGGTGTCATCATCGCCGACAAACCCTTGGGGGTCCACGGTGGCATCGGTCACGTCGTCCAACCACTGGTAGGCCAGCGCGCGATCATAGTCGGCGGCCTCTTGTCGGGCCGCGGCGAGCGCGTTGGCCCACACGACCGGAAAGCCGTCATCTGCGTAGGCGTCATCTTGGTACATGTCGGCATAGCGCAGGGCGACCGACATCCTTTACCGGGGGGCGTCGTCACATTAGAGAGTCGCCGGTGCGTTATTGTCGGTCGCAGCCACGGCGATGCCTCCGCCACCGATCTTGCGCCGCCATCACGCAGAACCTTTTTTCCCTCCTTGCGCGTGTGGCCTGCATCGCTGGTGCCCGACATGTGTATGCGCGCCGACGCTTGTGGCCTACGCGCGACAAGTAGCGGCAGCCAGGCCGACCAAAAAATGGGCGAGGAATTGGTACGATGTTGATCGGCGATTTTATTTCTGGTTGCTTTGTTTTTCTCTCGCATATACTTGCGCAGCGGCAAATCAGGACCGGACGCCATACACGCGCTCCTGCTCGACGGCGGCCTGGACGAGCCGGGGCTCGACGAGATAGAGGTGACGCACCAGCCAGAGGTAGCCCTGGGCGAGAGCGTCCTTGACGGTGAGGTCGACCATGTGGTCGACGCGTGCGTCAATCTCGGCCTGGGGTATGCCCTTGCGCGGCTGCCGGTTCAGGAGCAGGTTGAAGAGATCGCGTCGGTCCCTGTGGACCACCAGCGGCGACTGGGTGCGAGATGACGGCTGGTTCGTCCGGCCATAGTGCGCAGAAAGGCCCAGGCAATTGTCCCAACTGCGTTCGTAGAATGCGGCATGGACGTGGGCAGGTTTCATCCTGTGACCGAGTGTCCACTCGATGGCGGTCGTGTGCCCGGCCATGGCCGCTTCGACGTACGCGCGCGCCCACATGTGGCCTTGCGGTTTGCCCTTGTCGCGCTCGTGATTGGCGGCGCGCGCCTCGACGTCATTGAAAAGGTCAGCCCTGCCGGAAGCGGCCGCTGCGCGCACAAGATGGCATATGCTGTGCTGGCGTATGCGAACGGAATCGGCGACCGAGTCCACGTGGTCATAGAGCCACTGAATGGCAGCGACATCAGCAAGATCGCGGTCAATGGCGAGGCATTCGTGCGATCTGCGCAAGAACCCCGCGAGTTTCTGATCCCCAACGAGTTGGCGGGCGAGGGCGAGATTGTCGCCCTTGATCAGTCTCGGCATATCTTGGCCCCATCTATCATCGTGTGGTCCTACCACCTTGGTGACCAGGGTCAACAGGGCGTCGGGGTTTGATTCAGGGTGGGCCACACGATGTGGCGACAATAGGCCACACGTATCGTGTGGCACGTCGACAGACAGACCGGTGAGGTCTCTAATCGCGCCCAATGCCGCCGAGATGGCGTCGGCAGAAAGGCCCCATCGTGCGGCGTGCGCGCAGGCACAAACAAGCGCCACGTCGTCCCACGCTTCCGCGGGCCGGTTCTCCTCGCGACACAACCATACGAGTTCCGGGTCGGCAGCGCCACGCAAGGCGGCCGTCAGGGCCAGGGCCGACCACTGTTGCACGGAAAAGCGCTCGATCAAGTCCGAGGTGCGCATGAGTCGTAAAGCCATGCGCGCGCGTCCCGCGTGGTACGCCGCGCGCACGCAATCTATCCAGCCGGGCGCGCGCACCGGCGGACCAAACACGTCGGGGCGCCCCAGGGCATAGTGGAGACCGTCAACGTCGCCCGCCGCACACAGGGACAAGAGCGTCGCTAAGCGGTACTTGCGTCGGTCGAGGCTCGCGCGATTGAGGACGTGAAAGCGACGCCAGGCCAAGAGACACGCGCCCAGAGACCTGTCGTCGAGACAGTTTTCGACCAGGTAGGAAAGTGCGTCGTCAGAAAGCGCGTCGATCGGCGGCGACGCCGCGGATTCCATGTTGTCGCTCGTAGTCACGACGGCAAGGTACAAAGATGGGCCTCGGCGTAAACAAAGCGCAAAGAAGAAGGAACGAAAAAAAAGGGCACCGGCCCACATGTGGCAAACAGGCCCGCCGATTGGTCGCTTTTCTTTTTTTTGTTTTGAGATTCTCGGTTCGTGCAGTAAAAAAATGCGGTGGCCCTGTTTGCATCTGATCCTCTGGCCCTGTCTGCCATTGGCGGCGTGCGGCGTGCATAAAAAATTTCGTGTCGTCTGTCAACACATTGGCTTTTCATTGGCGTCCCAAGTGCGACCGATTCTATCGACCCCCTTTTTTTCTTTCCTGGCCCCCCTCCTCCCCCAAAGACGGCGCAGCATTGCGCGCGCACCGCCCGGCACGGATCCAAACAAAAAAGACAGAGGCTCCGAAAAAAAAAAGAAAACAAACTCGAGGATGGACATCAACCGACTGCCCTTGGAACTCTTGTGCATGATTCTCAATGGCGCTGCGCCTAGAATGGACGGCGACGACCGTGTTGGACTTTGGCGCGCCCGTCCACGGCGCCCTCGACCGTTTCTCGACCCGCGCTGGCGGTTTGCCGCACGGAGCGTCTGTCGGTTGTGGCGCGAGGTGATTGAGCACCCGTCGCCTGCCGAGGCGGCCGCCATGGGCCCCCACCCGCGCGTCAACGAAATATGGTTCCGTGTCGAAAATGGCGGACCCAAAGATTGTCCCAAGTGGCCCACGGGCCGCGTGGTCTGCGCGTCGGCCGTCGGCGACTGGATCGCACTGCGGCCCGACGCCTGGCCGCGGTCGCACTTTGACCGTGTCTATGCGTGGTGTCGCGAGAATGCAGACGCCGTCCGACAACAGGTCATTGTCGCCCTCGTCGCCTCTGACGTGCCCGAGGCCGTGGCGTACGCACTCGACGAGGTCGTGCGCATGCGCCCGTCGCCCCACGCCCCAGGCGTCTACACTTCACCCGAACGGTGCTCCCATACCGACGATCCGGATTGGTATGGTGGCGCGTGCGACGGAGACGAGTGTCGCCTCACGCAAGACATTGCTCGCGCGGTTCTCGCTCGCGGTTCTCTCGCCACAGTCGACGCCATTCTAGCCCGGCGCCTGCATGGGGCTTCGGGTCACCTGGCGCACCTGGCCATCAAGTACGGGCGCGCTGATGTGGCCCGCCGTCTCGGCCTAGACGCACCGCGCCGCGACGACTGGCTCGCTGCAGCAAAGGCCAAGCGCTCTGACTCCCTTGCCTACTTGATCGATGTGCTGGCCCACTCGACGGGTGAGCATCGTGCCCTGTATGCGCCGCCAATGCCCCATTGCCCGTTTATCTGGGCAAACGGATACGAGTGCGGTTGTGTTGAAACGGGCGCCGCGGCGCGCGGCCGCTGGCATTTCTTTGCCCTCTACGACGCCCGCGGCATCGAGTTTGACGCCCGCGTGGCATTTGGCGTGGCAGCGCGCCATCATCGCGCACGCCTCATGGACTGGCTGTGGCGCCGGGATGCACGGGGACCCTGCCTCTTGCCGCCGCTCCTGCACGACGCGGCCCTGCTCGCCGTGGCCGACTACCCCCACGACTCCACGCGGGGACACTATGACGCCGATGCGATCCGCTGGCTGTGCGAGGTCGCGCTCTATCGACCCGAAAACCGACAACAACTGGCGGCGCTCCTCGACGACACTGGCAGACAGCGGCGCCCTACTGTGACAGCGTCGCTCTACCTTGTGGAGCGGTGGCCGCGCATGGCCATGGATCTGGGTCCAACGCTGTTGCGTCGACTCTTTTGTCGTTGTGTCGGTGCCGGTGGTGTGGCCGTGTCGAGGCTGATGCGCATTGTGGCCGCACATTGCCCGCGGGCCGACGCGCTCGGCGTCGACGGGTGGCAACAGGTCGACCCTACCAGTCTCGATCTGTGGGGCGCCCTGGTGGGTATGTGCGCCCAAGCCGCGGTCCACGATGTGGCATCGACTCGCGCACAGGCCATGCTGCAAACGATGCGTCTGTGCCGCGATGTGTCCCTGGGCAAGCCGCCGCGCGCCGTCGACGTGCACGGACTCGCGCGTCCGTGCGTGTGCACCACACAGCCCGACTGGTTGCATGTGTGCCGCGCGCCGGAATGGCGCTCCGCAATTCAATCGCGCGCCGACGACGATACACCAGAGACAGATCCTCTGGTGCGCGAGGGCATTGCCTCGCTGGCGCAATGGTGCGTACCTCGCCCGGTGCGCGCAACAGACCTCTTTGATCCGCCCCTCGCATATGACGACTGGAGTCGGTCGTACCCAAATACCGCCTGGGGTCGCGCGGTCCGCGCGCAAGCAGACGTCTTGGCATGGTTGGCATCCGAGGACCTGCTCGCCAACCATTGATTATTCCTATAGGCAAAAAAACCGTCTTTTGCCCTGTTCCCCTTTTTTTTTTCGTTGTGCATCCTTTTCAGAGCGGTGTCGTGCCTAACGGCGGGCAACGGCTAGCCGATCGGCTAAAACATGCAAATTCTACTGTCGACGCCCTACTGTGCCAGGATCAATCCCAATTCCAGCCACTCGCTAGCCATTGCCAGCATTAGTCGTGCCTTGGAGACAGGCGACGTATCGAAAAAAACCTGCACGTGCACTTTTTCTCTTTTTTTTATAATCGCATTGCGGCCGCTGCCTTTTTTTGCTCTTGCGGCGGCGGCGGCACACGCACAAATAGACGCACGAAACAAAGTCGCCGGTCTGTTGCAGGCACCAAAGGAAGGACAACAACAACGGCCAAGTCGACTCTACGCTGATAAAAAAACAAGAAAAAAAGAAATCTCTACGGTCTCGGCAATGCGCATGGTCTCTTTCTTTCATTGTTGGGCGATGGATTGGCGAGGCCCCCGCCCGTTGGTTGGACTATTTTCTTTTGTTTGTTGGCCTCGGGCGAGCCGGCCGTGTCGATCGAGTGGCAGCCGACAACCGAAAAGACAAAAAAATGGAATAAAATGTCACTTTAATTCAGACATGCGCTGGCGGGGTCGGTGTATCCAAAACTGTCGTGCCGGAATCGCCATCGCTGCCTGGGGTTGCGCTTGTGTGGGGCCGGACTGACCGATCAGGTGGGCGGGATCGTGGCGACGCCAACCGCGTCCAAGACGCGACCGACAGCCTCGGCATCGGGACCGAAGCCCTCGGTCTCGGCCAGGTACGCGACAGATGCGCGGACGGCCACCGCAAGGCGCTCACGCATCGTCGGCTCTTTTGCGGGCGCGACGGTAGCCAGAAAGGGCATCAATCGTTGCACGGCCGGCAAGGGGTCCAAAAAGAGCACGCGCGACCCCGACTCTTGACTGCCGTCGTTGGCGAGGGCGACGATCATGGGGCCGACGAGGCGCCTGTCGCGCCGGCTCTGCAGGAGCCGACACGGGCCCCAGCACGCGACGGCCTCGCGCCACGCGTGCGTCGCAAAAAAGTGTACGAAAGTCGACTGGGCATCTGCGGCGTTCATCCGCGCGCCGCCGGCAACCAAGCGATCAAAGCACTCGTGGGCGCCGTAAAACAGGGCCAGTTCGAGGAGCGACGTGACGCCTGATGGTAGTCTTGCCGACATCGCCGAGCGACACGCACGCGATAAATTGTCACGTCCGGCAGTCGAGGGTGTCTTGGTCGGCGACACAATCCCCGCAACACCGCCTGACGGCGCCAAGGCAGCGACGACCGCAGGCAAGTTGATCGTATCGACGCACTCCAACTGGTTGGTGGTCAGGATGGAAGCCAGGCGTGCCGCGTCATCGCATGCAAGCGCGCGCGTGATCTCGCCGCGGCGCCTCGTGCGTGCCGGGTGTGCCTCGTCCATGCGCTGGCTCCCTGCTTTTTTCTCTTTTTCTCTTTTGCCCGTGTGTTTCTCTTTTTTTTTTCGATGATGCGCCTGCTGGTTGCGCGGCATCTTTTGCCTCTTTGTCATTGGTTGGTTGTTGCGCAGCCTGTTTTTTGGGAGACGGCCATTTTGTTGCGACCGCCACGCTCAGCGGCCGCGGCCCCTCGCCGCAGCACGCGATCGCGCGCCTGCGCTCGACCCGATTTTTTTCTATTGGAGCACGCCCATTTCTTTTGTGCCCTGCGGGCAAGCCAGATGTAACACTTTTTTTTCAGACTGTATTTCGGAAATCTACCTATCGAGCCTGAATTGTTTTGGGGTCGTAAAAAAGTAGAGATCGAAATTTTTCTAGGAAAAAAAAAAGAAACATACAACGGTCCGTGTGCGCACTATCAGGCAGGACGGGGTGATTCGACTGTTGAGCGGCGGCGCTTGCGAAGTGGCGACATTACTGCCTCGGCGGCGCCGACTGCTGCGTGGTCGTGGACGGCGTCGTCTACATCGCACGGGCATCCGTGTGCGCGCGCATACTCGGCACAGTCGCGATGGCCTCGTGCCAAGGCCGCGCCATAGACTTTGGCGTCCCATGGACAACCGTGCTCGTGGAGATAGACGAGGGCATCGAGGTGGCCACAAGAGGCCGCAGCGGCGCTCGTGCGTGCATCCCACGCGTTGCCGTGTTCGTGGAGCCAGGCCAACGTATCGACTTGGCCGCGCTCGGCCGCCACTCGGCATAGGCAGGCGTCGGGTCGTATGCCGCCGCGGTCGTAGACATAGGCCAAGAGGCCAATGTGACCAGACGCCGCTGCGCGCGCCGACATTTGTCTGTCCCATTCGAATCCCTGGTCGTAGAGATGGGCGACAATGTCCACACGCCCGAGGCCCGACGCGATCGACATAGCCGCCGGATCGCGTGGACACACGTATTGTTCGAGTATGCGCAGAGACGCGAGGCTGCCCGCGCGCACGGCCTCGCCGTAAATGTCCTCGTCGAGCGGCGCACCGTATCGACACAGCAGGGCGAGGCAGTCGCTGTGCCCATTTGCAATGGCGGCCATGCAGGCCGATTCGTCGTACGGACAGTCGCCTCTGATCAGGCGTCCGAGTAGGCCCGCGCGACCCGCAGCGGCAGCCGCCTCACACACGCTCTCGTCCCACCGACACCCATGGCGCCGCGCGTAACCCAGGCACTGTGGGTGACCCTTGGCGACCGCCTCTCTGCACGTGCGCGAGTCCCACGGACAGTGGGCGTCGTCGCGCAAATGTACGAGCATGTCGAGACGACCGGCGCCCGCTGCCGCCGCGCACGTCTCGGCATCGCACGGGTAGCCGAGCAGTCGCGCATAGGCGAGGCAATGCCGGTGGCCGGCGGCGGCCGCCGCATCGCACCACCTACCGCGCGCGTATAGACGATCGCCATCCCTGCCAAAGCAGTTGGTCGCGTTGGCAAACACGGCGTGATCGGTCGACACGCTGGCCCAACGCGCGCACACTGCCCTGGCCGTCTGCCGCAGTACGACACAGGGCAGACGCGAAAAGATGGCCACCAGCACCTCGTCGGGCAGGTCCGCACACCGTGCCATCCCACGCGGCTTTTTTTTGGGTTTTATTTCGTATTTCGGTTTTTTCCACAGCCGCAGACTGTGCGGAGCGGCGACCGAGCACGACGCCGCATGCCTTTTCCCACTCGCCACATTTTTTGGTTGCGTCTCTGTGCAAGACAAGGAAAGAAAAAAGGAAAGAGGAACGGTCGTTTCTTGATAAAAAAACAAAAACGCCTCGCACGGGGCGACAAGAAAAGAATCGTCAAAAGATCGCCACCCAAAAGGGCCGACAAGAAAGACGACGTCATCCTGCCAAAGGAGGACCAACTTGATGACAGTCGATGGAAAGAAAAGACAGGGGCACTCTACGAACCGCGGGGTACGGTCACGATGGGGCGGCGGGCCACATAGCGTCGGCGAGCGACTCGGGCGGGCGTTGCTGTTGCTGCTGCTGGTACGAGAGTGTGTCGGTGCGATCGCGCCGTGCTGCCGTTATGCCCGCGTCATAGAGGCGACGCATAAGCGTGTCGACGGCGTCTGCGGACGCGTACTCGCCAAAGTGGTCGACGCCATAGGCCACCGCGTGCACGCGCATGTCTGTATCGAGCGCCGGATCAACGACGACGTGGTCGATATTGTGCGCCATAATCCTCGCCACGGCGTGATTACGCAGATCGTCGTCCCACGATGCGCCTCGGGCCTGGCGGCATCCTCCGCGTTGCTGTCGGACGACGCCGATCCGAGCAAATGCAGGACGCCCACATGCGATCGACTGCTGTTGAAACTCACGGATGGCCAGCAGCCCAAGAACGCGGCGCTCATAGGCCTTGTCGCGGCCATAGCCAAAGACGGCGTCGCGAGTCAACCGCGCACCGTAAGCGCAACGGTGCACAGAAAACCAGAGGCCCAGGCCGAGTCGTGTTGCGTCGGGGCCATCGCCCATCTCTGGGCCGGCGCCGGCCACCGAGGCGAGGCCGGCACCGTAGAGGCGCGAGAGCGTCGCTTCAATCGAAAGACCCGCAGTGCTGGCCATCGTCGCAATGTCCAAATGCGAACACGCGTTGATGTCGGCATCGGGCAGGCCTTGCTTGACGGCACGCAAGAGCGCGCACCACCAATCGATCGACGCGGCTGGCGCTAGTGCCTTTGCGTTGGGCGTCGAAATGCTAATGCCGGCGATCCCGGCGCCTACATAGGCCAATAACATGCGACGCAGATCGGCCGGTGTGGCGCGCGCATCGATGGCGAGTCCGCGATTCGCATTAATACGGTCATGGTGGTGGCGGCGACGTGCCCCAGCGTCCCCAGTGTCGCGGTCGCAGCCACCACGGACAACAAGGGGGAGCGAACGCTCATAGTAGGTGCGGTCGCCGTGCCTCTTTTGCTTGCAGTGCGCAGCAAGTGTGCGAATGTCGTCGAGCGCCACGCGTCGGTACAAATGGACGCCTTCGGTAAACCCCAGGGGCCTGTTGGCGAGCACGGCGTCGGCGATACGCGCCAACGTCGGATCGCGCCGCGACGCAGATATGGCCTTGACGGCGGCACCCGTTCGGTATGCACTGCCGTGCATCGATAGACTCGTCAAAGGGACAGGGCGGCGGGCGCTCTTGCTCTTGTTTGTTGCCAAGCGTCTGTCTCGTGTGTCCCGTGTGCGCACCTCCGGGCGTGTTTGAGGCACCAAGGTTGTCGATGACAAAAGCGCCTGCGGTCGTGTACAATTTGGGGGAGGGGACTGCCCGACTGTACGTTTACGCGTTGTTGTGTCGCCGGTTGGGTCGCTTGAATGGCCACCAGCGTCATGTACGCGTGTCCATGTCGTAGCCAGGCGCGCACATGGTCTCGCCCAATTGGGCGATGCGCCTTTTGGTTGGGAGCCAACCAGCAGGGAGCGCACGCAAGAACTCTCGATGCCCGACCAAATGAACAAGAGAAGAAAAGACACAATCGCCCACGTCTAGGGCAGCGCGGCCCGCCGCCCCATTGTTGTCAGAGGTTACCACACACGCGCACGCACACAAAAAAGAAAGAAAAGGGAAAACGGTCCGAGAGACGCTCCACGAAAAAAGAGAGAGAGACAGAGAGGCACACAAATCACGAGAGAGCGAAAAGCGCAAGAAAGATGCGACATATAGGTCTGGTCGTGAGGGGGGTGACAACGATGGTGAGCGGACCCGCAATGCGCACCGTCGACATTCTAGTTGGCCCCGACGGCAGGATCGCCTCGATTCAGGACGCTCACGCGTCGCCGGTCTGCGCGAGGTCGCCTGGCATGTCTATAATCGATGCGCGGCGCATGTTGGTCGTGCCTGGCCTCGTCAACGCCCATTGCGCACCATGGCTCGACGGCACCGGAGGTGCGTCGACCGCTGCGCGCGGCGTCACACCTCGCGCAGCCGTCCGCCGTCCCGTGGCGCTCATGGCTGATATGGCCAGGCGCGGCGTGACCACGGCATGCCTCGTCGCGGCGCCCAGATATGCCGACGTCGTGGCCGATGCCTCTGTGCGCGTGGGTATGCGCGCTGTCGTCGCTCTCGCCGTGTCAGACCGTGCCAAGGAGGGCGATCCCGCCGTTGTCGCTTCAGACGATCTCAATCGAGTCGAGGCGTTTGCGCGCCTGTGGCGTCCTTATCCGACGGTCCGCGCTGCCATCGGCCTCTACGATGCGGCCGCGTGTCGTCGGGCCTATTTGCACGCCATGGTGTGGGGCGCACGAGACCGTGGCCTTTCCGTGCACGCGCGTCTCGCCAAAGGCAATCGTGATGGCGCTCGGCGGGCAACCCCGCAGGGCGGCGCCTCACGTGTAGCCATGACGGCGCTCGGCGCACGACCAGGCGACTTTTCAGCCGTCATCGACAGAGACATGTCTGTCAACGACCTCGATGCCGTCGCCATGGCAGGCCTTGGAATTGTTTACGACGATGGCGCGCCTCTTTTGTCGAGGGCCCACAATTCTACGGTGACCGAGGCAACACCAACGACGCGATCCCATCTGGCGACCCCCCATGCATCGCGCACGGTGGGCGCTCGAATAGGGTCGCCAGCGGTAGAGGCGTTGGCCATGGGCACCGGCGACCCGTGGACGCGCATGCGCGCACTGTCCACGATTGATGCGTCTGGGCGCGCCGACCGAGTTTGGAAGATAGCGACAGTGGGTGGCGGGCGCGTGCTCGGCCTTGATGGTTGCGGTGTGGGCGCACTCCAAGTCGGCGGCGTGGCCGATATGGTCGTTGTGGACCCGCGACGCTTTGACCCGTCGCTCGCCGACGCATCGGGTCATCGCGCCGCCGATGCGATCCTGCGACACTGTCGGCCCGGCGACCTCGCCTATGTGATTGTCGACGGTCGGGTCGTGGCAGCGCGCGGACGCCCCACGCTCGTCGACGAATGCCTCTTGCACTAGCGCCTGCGCGATCCTGCTGCCTCTGGTCGGCATTGAATCTTGCACTCGTGTCGCGCTTTTTGGTCGGCCTGCCGGCGTCGGCCGATGGTCTCTTTTTTTTTGCTTCCTTTTTTCATTTTGATACGCAATAAAAAAAGAACAGGGCGGCCGCGATCGCGAGCCCATTCGTTGCTTTTTTACGACTTTTTTTTATTTTCACTTACTAAAAAATGGGACATGTCCGCTCATGTGCGGTGGCGCGAGTGGCTGCAAACACGCTGCACCAACGCAGACGCCGAGACGCCCGAGGAACGGGGCGTCGTCGGAATCGATCCAACAAGACAAGAGATAAGAGGAGAGGACAAAAAAGGTTGGTTTGATGGCGACCGATGTGGGGGAAGGTGGATCACGCCAACACGCAACCCGCAAACCAGGACGGCTCGTCGACGGGGAGGGTGGCGGCGATTGCCGCCCGCGATTGGACCCGGTCGTTGTCGCCGTTGTCGGCACGGATCGCCGCCACGTGGTCGTGCCGACGCAGAGCAAAGAGGCCGTCACGGAGGGCAGCCTCGTCAATCTCTGCCGTTGGGTCGTCAACGGCTTCAATGTCGACGCCTTGGCAAAGCGCGGCGACCACCGCGCGCAGAAAGGCACCGCAATGCCAAAACACAGTATCGATGCCGTCGTTGCCGTCAAAGGCATCGATGACGTGACAAAGGGCATCCACAATCTGCTGGTGACTGAGCGCAGCGACCCCGAGCGGGTGGCGCTGGCCCACGGGCATCGTGTGCGTCAGAACCCATGCGAGGCAACATGTGGCGCTTTGCAGGTCGCCCTCGTCGCGTGGCACGGCGAGCAGATGGTAGAGATCGCCGCCTACGTCCAGGGCCCAGTGAGGTCGCGATTGTCTCCAAGGCGCCGGCTGATAGTTTACATAGTCGATGCGCACAAGACTCACTTTTTGGGTGCGTGGCGAGTGCGATGACGACGATTTGGACAAGGCGACCGCGCGCGCCTGGGCGCCGACACCGGTCGGATCAAATAGACACGGAAAGACGCGCTTGAAGTGGGCCACCGCCGTCGGGTCGTCGTCGTACATCGGCGCTTGCGCGATTTGGCTCTGTTTTCCTTTCTTTTATCCGGGATATTCTTTCCACTCGATGGGTGGTCGCTGGCAAAAAGTCGTGTGCAGAGTTTGCCTCGGGTGCGGTGGTTGTGATTGTGGTCGCCTCTGCTTTACAGGCAAGCGTCGTCTTTTTCTTTTTTGTGTTTTGTCGTGAGGGCGACCAACGATATGAAAACATTTATGTGTCGACACAATATGCAAGCCAATGGGCGACCAATGCGCTTTTTTTGTTGTTGGCCAATTTACGTCGAGAATAGTTGTACGCAAAAAAAGAAGGCGATCCTACGCACGCAAGAGTCCCGGCGGTCGTCGCGGGCCACCACGCAGAGGCCCAACAATAGGGAACCGTTACAAGGCGTCTTTTTTTTAATTGGTTCGTCTGATTATTCGTGTTTGCGCCTTTTTTATTTTGGGACGAAAGGAAGCGGGCGCATTGTAGCAAGATGGTCGACGCAATGGCGTGCAATACGGCACGGTGCCTTTATTTGCCACTCGCGCGATGCGGTTTGCGCATCCAAAATACCGTGGTTCATTTTTTTAAATACATATTCGCCGCGATGGCACAAACTTGGCTGGCCCCACTTGCGCCGCATTGTATGAGCCCGCCTCTGGGACACAACATGTAGAGTTTGCATAACGCCTATAAATCGACGGCTGTGTGTGCGCTTGCCTCGCGTGTCTCTCCCGTTTTCCGTTCTGCTCTTGGTGCGACCGATCCGAGCATTGCCTCTGGCATTCCATTTTTTGGTCCCTCCTCGCGGCCAGACCAAAGCCATAAAATCCGTCTTTATGGGCGACCTTTTGTTGATCGATCTCCCGGCAGACATCCTCTATGCGATCACGACATGCGTCCCGTCTGACAGAGATGCGTCGTCGCTGGGCGCCACGTGTTTGACGATGCACCAGGTCTACGCGCGCCTCGTCGCCGGTCGTCGGCATCGGGCTCTCGCCGCTGCGGCGCGATGCATGGGCGACTTTGTCGACGACTGGGAGCGCTTTGCTGTGCACTATGACGACGAATCATTTTTGTGCGATGTCGATGAGGACATGGGAGAAGAGGATGCTCCTCTGACCGACGGAGCGTCGGCCCTCGGCGGCTGCCCGACGTCCGATGCCGACGAGGAGCCAAATGACGGCAACGGACCAGACGACGACATGTCGACTAGCGACTCGGACGGCTGGTCGGCAGAGGATGACTGTGCACCGCGCCGGTGTTTACAACTGTCGCGTGCCGAGTCGGCCCTCGCCGGCATTTCAATTGACCCGTGCACGCGCGCACCCGACTGGTCGCTTGATGTCAATCTCCCGAGAGATCGCAATAATTTCCGCAACTACATGTGCGATGCGTGTGCGCGACTCGCGGGCCACATCCTCGACGACCCCGACCACGTCAAGTGGCCCATGGTGCGCATCCATATGGACCAACCGCATGTGTGGGCCAAGGACTGGATCGGCATTGCTCCCATGAACTATGTGCCGACGCCACCCGTGGGCGAGTTGCGCGCACCCGAGGGCCTTGAAGCGTGGATCGACGCCGACGCCGCGCAGTGCCTCGCCGACAGCATCCACGCGGCGAGGTCCGTTTTCGACGCCACCTTTGCGCCCTACCTCGACGGCTACACCGGTCCCGTTCCTTTTGAATGCAACCCGACAAATGTGATCCACAGGTCGTCGTTGGTCTCGCCGGAAGCCAGCGACGATGGCGACGATGGCGAAGGCGGCCAAAGGCCGGCGCGATACGTGACCCAAACCTTGCGCTGTTACTCGTACTACAAGTGGCACACTGACGAGGACGAGTATGAAAGTGACGGCGACGAATATGACGACGAAGAAGGAGAGGGCGCGGATGGCGACGACGGCGCCGGCGATATGGGTAGCATCGACCCTGATGCGAGCGACGGCGAGATGCAAGTAAGCGACGAGACCGCCCGAGACGTACTGCAACGCGCCGACGGAACAAACAACAGCGACACAATGGACGCGCCCGCGATCGACGACGGCGACAACAGCAGAAGGTCGGACGGAGAGAGTGATCAAGACACGCTCAGCAGAGACGACGAGGATAGTCTAGACAATGAGGACGTCGATGCACAATACGAGGCCCGCAGATGTCGAGAAAAGGCCATTGACGCCGCACGCAGAGGCGACCCTACCGGCGCCGATGTGTGTCCCGTCTTACCGATCGAGGCCGACGGCGACAATGTGGAACCGCACGCAGGCGACACGTCGCTGTCGTCCTACGTGAGCGCGCTCAACATCGACGACATAATAGATCACGAGGCCTACTCTGCATGCCGGTCCTACGAACGAGAGCGGTGGGAGAGCAGGGACAGCGCGGGTCGTCCCGTCGCTACGGTGACGATCGACACGAGCGAGGACGCCCCGCGGCAGCACCCCTTTGTCGGTTTCAATCAGGACGACAGACTCGATTCATGCCAACGATACTATGCCGACAACGTGCCGCCGGCGGCCCTGGTACGCATGCACTACACGCTACCGTCTGTCGTGGGCAACCCGCGCGCGTGGTTGCCCATCGGCGCCACCAAAGTCGCGTGCCGCCGGCCCGAGCGGGGCCACATATGGCACTATGTGCTTGTGTGTTGTGACCCGGCCAGTCCGATGTGGGGCGCCGCCATGGTGGCGCGCGCCATGACCGATCGGTGGCCGGCCATTGTGTGGCTACCCGGTGCCGACAATGTTCGCGCCGCCATCGAGACCTATCGTCGCGACCATCACCACCGGCGCCATGGACCGGCCCTGGCCTTGGGCGTGCGCGAGGGATTCGCGCACTGGCTGTGCACGAGTCGCCGCCTGCCCGTGCCGCCTCACTGGCAGATTTTGCGCGAGGGGGCCATCAAGGCCGGCCAGCCCGCCGTACCCATGTGGACGGGATTCCCGCGCTTTGGCCAGCATTGATCTCGTGTGTACTCGCACCGACAGCACGCACTCTACCGGCGACGACTCGACGCCGACCCGCTCCTCCTCGCCCTGTCGCTTTCTTTGGGGCACTCAATAAAGGCAATCGTCCAAAAAAGAAAAACCAAAGACCCAGCCTTTTCTTTTGAATCGACAAAAGGAACTCACCCGCGACAGGGATTTTTTCAGTGGGTGTGTGTTGCCGAATGGGCGCTGACAGTGACTTTGCGGATCCACACAGAAAAAATCCCAACAGAGAAGATATCCAAGAGCAAAGATCTGCATTCAAGAGGGCGCCACAAAAGGCGCACCGATGAGACCTCGCGCGTCGAGCCAGTCATAGGGGCCTCTGTCGTTGTCTATGGAAGATAGACGAGCCAGCGCACCCGTCGCGGCTGCCGAAAGGATGTCGGCAGGCAAATGCCTGTAGTGACCCCTAGAGAGTGGTTCGGCAGGGGCATCGGCGGGTACGTCGGTCGAAAAATGCTTGCGGCACTCGTTGTCGATGACACGCGCCATCAGATCGACTGCACCGCGTGCCGCCGCCATGCCCACCAGGCCCGTTACGTCGCCGATGAGACCAGCGCGGTAGAGTCGATCCACGCCGACATGGGGGTCGGCAAAGTATCCCTTGGCATGGGGTCGAACGAGGCCGACATAAACTGAAATAAGGTCGTCAACCCATTGGGGATTCCGGTCGCACAACCACCGGGCCACCTCCAAGTCGCCCGCTGCAGCGGCGCTAAACAAACACCATTCATCAAATGCGTCGGGAAAGCGAGTGTAGAGCGCTTTGATGTCGCGGAGAGGCGCGCGACCGCACATGAGTGAACAAATTTTTTTGCGCACCTGCACGGGCGCGCTTTCGCCCATGAGCACAAACAATACGTCGATGCGGCACGGATGGCCAGCCATGGAGGTTGCCATATGCGACCACTCTGCCTGCGGAATGGTCATTGATCGACGGCAGTGGGTCAAGATGGCCACGGCGTCGTGGAAGATCGCCTCGTGCAGGTCCCGACGCGCGGGCGGGAAGCCGCGCACCTCGCACGCCCACAAAAAGACGTCGAGGCGATCGCCTCGGACCGCGCCGTCGACGACAGTGTCGGCACCTAGTTGATGATCCCACAATGTCGCAAGAACGTCGAGACGGCCGTTTTTGGCGGCCTCGCGGCATGCCTCTTGGTGCCATTCGCCGTCGATCGTCGAGTTGTCATCGCCGATGCGGCCGTCGTCTTGTAAAAAGTCGAGGACCACGTCGCCGTGGCCATGAGCGAGGGCGTTGACGACGCAGAGGCGCACGTCAAAGGCTTGGCCTCGGGACGAGAGGGCGGACAGGGCCTCGACGTTGCCCGTGGCACAAAAATCGTGCGGTTCGCGACACCCGCTCCAACGTCGCTTGCGCGCCTCGACCGCAGCATCCGACGACGCGCCCCAAAAGAGCGCGCTGGCCTGCAGGCAGTGGCAATAGTCGCGATCGCCGACGCCATCGAGAATCGTCGCAATCGACTCGCACGGCAGGCATTCGATCCCCACTCGGCGATTCTGCCCCGTGTCCGGCCCACTGACGCACGGTTTCGCTTGCGCTGGCTTTTCTCGCGCGGCTGGCTTTGTTTTTGTGCACATGGGATTGCGGTGACGCTCCTCGATCGGAAATGGCCTTCTCTCTTTTTTATCTTGTCTAATTCGCGGCACCTTGCGGTACGGCGTCGCATTTATCCATCTAAAAAAAGGATATTTGATAGAATGAATAGGATGCGGATACCCGGACGACCTTTTTTGCCCTTTTGTCGTCGACACAATGCGCAAACAAGAGGCCTATCACGAGAAACATTGCGGTGCATTTCTAGTCCCTTTGCCTTTGGTTGTTGCACCGCGCATGTCGGCTGGTGAGGGTGCGCTCGGTGTCGCCGAAGAAATGCCCCGCGCGCCGACGGCGAGAATCTCTGCGCCACCAGTGTAAACCCTCCTGAACGCCCGTCATGCCGTCAACACGCACGTCGAGTTGTTTGCGTCCGACCACTCACACGGCCTCTGCGGCGTTGGTCGCCCTGGTGGTCCTCTTGTGCTGCGCGGGCGCGCCCGCCGACGCCTACCGCTACACGGTCTTTATCGGTGCGTCGACCAACTGGACTGCGCCCTCGGGCGCCACCGACATTTCAGCCACGCTGTGGGGCGCGGGCGGCGCGTCGTCGTCCTCGTTTATCTGTGGCGCTGGCGGCGGCAGCGGGGCCGCCATCCTCAACCGTACGGTGGGCGACGCCCAGTGGCCCATGCCGCCGAGCGACGTCCGCTGGGTTGTCACCGTGGGCAAGGGCGGCGTCCCTCTGCCCGACGATTATTACGCGGGCGGTTTCGGAGGCGACGGCGGCGCGACGTCCATCGTCGCTCTGTCGCCTGACGACGTCGAGTTGTTTCGCGCCACGGCCTATGGCGGTGGCGGTGCGCGGTCGCCCTACCACTCGTGGGACTATTGCCGCGGCGGTGCGGGCGGCGGCGCGACATCGTCGGCCACGGGCATTACGCCCGGCACCGGCAACCCGCCCGGCGCCGCCGACATCGATCCCCTCGCGGGACCGCCCCAGGGCGCCCTGGTGGGCGACGTCAAGGCCGGCGGTGCCGGCAGCGGTTACGGACACGCTGGCGGCGATTCTGCCCAGCCCCACCTCAACGGCGCCGGCTGGACATCGCCCGGTCGATCGTGGGGCGGCGGTGCCGGCCTCGCGAACGGCATCAACTGGCCCTGCTATTCATGGGGCGGCGCCGCCGGGTTCAACGGCAACGGCGGCAACGGCTATCGCTACGGCCGTCAGTACCCGCCGGCCAACAGTGGATCGGGCGGCGGCTCGGGCACCTCGTGTCCTCCCGGCGGTGCCAATGGCCAAAACGCACCCGGCGCCGACGGCGGCGTCATCATCGAGTACAACCATCCTGTCGGGCCCACGCCCTCGACCACGCCCACCCCATCGAGAACGCCGTCGTCGACGCCCACGAGGTCGCCCACGCCTTCGGTGACCCCGACGACGTCGCCGCAGCCACTGTCGCAGTTGATCACGCTGGTGTCGCCCATCAGCGGCCGCAACCTGACTCCGCAAGAGGACGGCAGCGTCAAATCGCTGTGGGTCGGCACCTCGTACAAGGAAAAGTGGACCGCCGCCCGCCTGTCCAACGGCAAGTACACGTTCCGAGGGTTCAACGGCCGCTACCTCGGCGCCAATCCAGGAGGGTGGGTGCGCGCCGACGCTACGGCAGCCAATTCCTGGGAACAGTGGGACGTCTTGATCAACAATGGCAACCAGTGGACCTTGAAGAGCACGCACGGCACCTACATGGGCACCACCGCCGCCGGCGTCGTCTACCTCAACGGCGATTCGACCTTGTACTGGACCAAGACCAATGTCTAGCCGCTAAAAATAGCCCTCGTGGGCTCTCTTTTTTTTCCATTCTTTTCGTTCCTTTATTGTTTGTGCGCGCACATGGCAAATCGCCGTGGTCCCACAATTCAAACCCCCAACATGCGCGCGCGCCGCGGGGCGGCCCGGGTCGGGCCTGTCTCTTTTCTCTCGATCGTGTGAAATTTGCCTGTAGGTCGAGTGCGCCCTTGTCGGCCGCCATGAATACCCAAAAAGAAACTGACTGGGCAAATCGACGGGCAGATTTGATGGTTGTCGGCATGCGCTGCGCGCGCCAGCGGCGCAAACTGGCCGACTTTTTTTCTGCGCCTCCGCACCGACCACAAACCACACACAAAACGGCAGAATCGACCAAATCGCGCCAGGTCATTGTTGTGGACTTTTGCCCTTTTTTTTAGAGCAAGAGACGTCGCGAGCACACGGCGCCGCCTGCCACCACAAAAAAGAACCATCGAGCAGACGACGGCAAAAATAAAAATCTCTGCGCCATCAGAGTAAAGCCAAGCGCACGCCATACCTCCATCTTCATTAATGGCCGACGCTTATTCCCCTATGGCGTTGCTCGCCCTTGTGGCCCTCTTGTGCTGCGCCGCCGCGCCCGCCAACGCCTACCGCTACACCGTGTTTGTGGGCGCGTCGACCAACTGGACCGCGCCGGTGGGCGCCACCGACGTCTCGGTCACGTTGTGGGGTGCCGGCGGCGCGTCGTCGTCCTCGCTCGAATGCGGCGCGGGCGGCGGCAGTGGGTCGGCCATTCTCAACCGCACAGTGGGCGACGCCCAGTGGACCGTGGCCCCCAGTGACATCCAGTGGATCGTCGTCGTGGGCAAGGGCGGCCTGCCGATGGACGACGCCAACTATGGCGGCGGCTTTGGCGGCGACGGCGGTGAGACCTTTGTCGCGGCCGTGGCGCCCAACGGCACCGAGTTGTTTCGCGCCACGGCCTATGGCGGCGGCGGCGGCCTGTCTGTCTATGAGAGCGCGACAGAGTTTTGCCGCGGCGGCGCCGGCGGAGGCGCATCGTCGTCGGCGGTGGGCACAACGCCCGGCGGCGGTATCCCCGGCGGCGGCATCGACAATGATCACGTCGGTGGCCCGTCGGCGGGCGGCCTCGTGGGCGACGTCAAGGCCGGCGGCGCCGGCTCTGGCTATGGCTACCTGTACGGTGATCTCACCCAGCCCTTTGCCGACGGCGCCTCGTGGTCGTCTCCCGGTCGGTACTGGCCCGGCGGCTCTGGCAGGCGCGCCGGCAGCGGCTACAGCACCCAACTGTCGTGGGGCGGCGCCGCCGGTTTCAACGGCAGGGGCGGCCACGGCTACCAGTTTTCGCGCGAGTACCCGCCGGCCAACAGCGGTTCGGGTGGCGGCTCGGGCTACGTGATGGCTCCGGTCGGTGCCAACGGTATGAACGGTCCGGGCGCCGATGGCGGCGTCATCATCGAATACAACCACCCGGTGGGGCCCACGCCTTCACCCATGCCCACACCGTCGAGGACGCCGTCGCCGTCGCGCACGCCCTCGGCGACGCCCAGTGTCACTGCACAACCGTGGTCGCAATTGGTGACGCTGGTATCGCCCATCAGCGGCCGCCAACTGACCCCGCAAGACGACGGCAGCGTGGCGTCGCTCTGGGTCGGCGCCACGTACAAGGAAAAGTGGACCGTCGCCCGCTTGGCCAACGGCAAGTACACCTTTCGGGCATTCAACGGTCGTTATCTTGGGGCCAACCCTGGCGGATGGGTGCGCGCCGAGGCCACCGCGGTCGGTTCGTGGGAGCAGTGGGAGGTCTTGATCAATAATGGCAATCAATGGACCTTGAAGAGCACGCACGGCACCTACATGGGCACCACCGCCGCCGGCGTCATCTACCTCAACAACAATGCCGACCTCTACTGGACCAAGACCACCGTCTAGAGATCTCGCCTCCAACTTGTTTGCGTGCAGGGCCACACACACACACACACACACACACACACACACACACACACACACACACACACACATAAACTTGCTGCTGGCGACAAAGAAAACTTGTGATTTCATTAGCGAGTTTTGATTTTTTTCGTGGTGTCTTGTGCGAGGCCGGCCAGTATGAGTCGATCAATTTTTCTGTTTTTTTAAATTGTATGCAATTTCATTAGGAGCAATTTCGTGCAGACTTTTTTCCATCGCCTCTTTCTCCTTGGGGGTCAAAAGGCATGGGGGTCGCGGTTATGTCGTCCTTTTTTCGCGCGGTTGGCTCTCGCGCCATGGCCGGAAGAGCGCGCCTCTTGCACGACCTCCAAGATAAAATGCACGCCAACCAAAAGCCCACAACACACCTTTTTTTTTTCGATTTGTCCTTGTTGAAAGAACCACCGAGGACTTGGCGGTCCCAGTAAGAAAAAAAGGGGTCGCCGGCGTCAGGCTTTGTTGCGCGCAAAATATCCGTTTTTTTCATTTTTCGAAAACAAAAAGGAAAAAGAAGACGTAGACGAGAGGAGAGCGCCTAAGCGGTCATGCGCGGCGCGAGGGCGCGCTCGATGGCCCCGACGACCTGCCACAGGTGCGGCGGATAGACCACGAGCAGGCGACAGTGGCGCGCAGGCGTCGTGCAAATGTCATTGTGCGCGACGCCATAGACGGCGAGACGCGCCGCAATGTACGAACCGCCAGGGACACGTCTCGGGGCCACGACCTCGCCGGTGAGCGCGTCGCGGATGGTCGTGTAACTCGTGTAGCGGAAATTCATGCGCCACCACGCGGCGGGACGCGCCTCGTCATTGTTGTCATCGTCGTCGTCATCGCGGATGCCTATGGTTGTGATCATGGGCGCCCAGGGCACAGGTTCGCCCCACCGGTCGACGTGCGTGTCGCCAGCAAGACTCGAATGGAGGGCGCGAATTTCGGCGTCCATGGCGCGCAGGCGGTCCCTGCAGGCGCTCGTCCGTATCGCCTCGTCATCGTTGGTCACGCTCACAGTGATTGCATAGGAACGGTCGGCGTCCAACTGATCGTCCTTGCCCGCACATCTCCGAGCGTCGAAGCAGCGCGCGGCCGGTTCTGGCGCACGACATTGGTCGCATACCATGGGATCACGCGCCCGTAGCGGCGGCACGCGCACGCGTGCAATGGCGGCCAACGGCGTCACCTCGGTCTGCAGGGCAATCTCTACTGTCGGAAAGCCGTCGACGCTGTTGGATACCATCGACGCATGGGTGAAATGGGCCAAAAGCGACGAGGCGCTGTCGTAGGCCACCGGTCGAGCGTCGGGTGTCATACCCCACAGCGAGCCATAGTCGTTGCCCGGCAAGTTGACCTCGCGTCCCATGACAATGTCGCGCTTGCCGCCGCTCTCGTCGCCACTGTCGTCGTCGCTCGTGTCTTTGGATTCGCCGTCAGCAGCGCCATTGTCCTTTGTCGCGCTGTCGTCATGGCGGTTGTGGTGGTTGCGGTGGCGATCGCCAACGGCAGGGCCGAGTGCGTCTCTAGCGGTTTCAGATCGCGGCGCAACCTCGTCGGCCAAAAGACCGAGCGAGGATGACGTCGTTGATGATAATACTGTTGATGGTGACGTCGATGGCACCTCAAACGAAAATCCCTTGGCTGCGGCGCGAGCGAGGCGACGAGGGTTGGGCGTGATGCCCGGCAGGGCGAGCGTCACCCTCGACACGATGGTCCACACACAGGCCCACGACGCACAGACGTTAGTGCCGTCGTAATAGGCGCAGGCGTGCGTCAGGTCAAAGTCGTCGATGACGTCGTGTGCCGTCTGCACGTCGGTGTAGATCACCTGCAGTTTTTCTGTGCGTCCCGTGTCGTGGGTGTCGCCGATCGATTCGCCGACGCGCAAAGTTGCTGTAGCGTCGTCGTGGTGCGATCCATGCGTGACGGGCAATGGTCCCTCTGTCCTAGTAGTAGCAGTATGATGCGCCGCCGGGCCGTTCACGACAAAGGTGACCACGCTTCCGCAGACTGTGACACGCGCGCCGGGCATGGCATCGTAGAGGGCACCGACGGTGCGCGCAAAGGCCCGTCGACGGGCGCGCTCGTCGTCGCCCACGATCCACATGTCGATGTCCGAGTCGTCCATTCGGTGTCGCAGCGGTTCCGCCTGCATGGCATTGACCACGGCGCCGCCCGCCAAGACGACGTCGGGTCCCAAAATGCCTGCCGACAGGATCGCACCGACGATACGCGGCGAATCGGCCGTCAGGGACTCGACAAAGGCATCGTGCGACGGGACAAAGCACGGTACGGCTGCGCCCGTGGGATCGGCGCGTGTCGTGTCAAAGAGGGCTCCCATCGGAGAGGCCACCGTGCAGGCCGACAGGCCAAAGGGCGTGCTCAAGAGGGCACGCGCTGGCGCCAACGGCGCAAACCAGTCGCTCATGGCGTCGGCTGTCGCAGCGGCCAAGAGGCCCGGCGTATCGCGCACCATGTCAAGCAACACGACTGCACAGGGCGAGCCACCCACATCAGACTGTGCCACGCGGCTGGCCGCCTCGATGAGGGCCTCGCCGCAGCCGACATACGCGTCGAGGTCGATCCCTTGGTGCGTTGCGCGTGGGTCGCTACCGCCAGCGTCGCCATCAACATCTACGTCGCCGTCGTCGCCCGAATGCGCAGCGTCTTGTGTATCGTGGTCGTTGTGTTTGCCGTCGTTCTCGGCAGCGCCTTTTGCACCCAGGACGCGCCACACGGCGTCGACCGAAAACAACTCGCTCTGGAGATCGGACCAACGCGCAAAGGCATCGTCCTGAGCCGCGGCCAGAGCATAAAGAGCCAGGATGGCATAGGGATCGGCTCCAACGCGGCGCTGCAACGGCACCGATCCCGACGAGGGCGCCGATGACGTCGATGATGTCGATGACGACGGCAGAGCCGCCGGTGACAAGGATGATGGCGGGAATGATGCGCAAGAGACTGCGGCAGCGAGCGCCTCCTCGCATTGGCGCAAACAGGGCGCAGCCTCGAAAAAGGCGAGGTGCTCCGAGAGACCAAGGGCGTCGGCGGCGGTCGGCTGGACGGCACCACCAAGTATACCCGCGAGACGCTGCAGCGCATCAACGCGGATGGGGCGCGCTGGCAACTGCACAGAGATTGAACCGCCGCGCGCGCACACGTCGGCCTCGGCAAAACCGCCCGCCAACATGGCGGCAAAATAGGCGCTGCGCGCACAAATACCGGCAACGTCGATACCCGACGCAATCACGCGCACCGAGTCGGACGCGATAAATTCAATGTCGACGGTGACAGCGTCGCATCGGTCGCAATCATCCTGGCGCACGCAACTTAGGTCGTCGTCGCCATCATCATCGTGGCAGGCATCGCGCCGTGCACGCTTGGCCGGTCGGCGGGACGTGTTATCGTCGTCGCGGTTTTCGCCAACCTCTCTCTCGCTCATGGCTTGCAATGTTTCTGCGCCTGGCGTGTGCCGTGTGGTTTGGTTGTCCCTAATTCTGTGCGCGCGTGTGCAAAAAACAGAGGCAAGATGCAGCCGTATGCGCGCCTTTGGGCGATGCCTATTTTTTTTCGAGTCGGTCGCTTTCCGCCCCATTGCCGTGCGTGTCTTTGCTCGCGGCTCATGCGCACGCCGGCATGAGCGCGACAGGAGGACCCAATCGTTGCGACTCTTTTTTTTTCAATTTCCATTTGGGTGCGATCGGCGCGCAAAGTCCACGACAGCCAAGCCAAGAGGACGCGTATTTTTTCTTTATGGTCTCTCGCGTGGGGCGGCCCCAAACCTTTTTTATTTTTTTTTTTGTGGCCCAACAACGACGGCGACAACTCTTGGCAGGCCCAACCGAAATCCCTTTGGCCTCACAAAAAAAAAGAAAAACCAAAAGCAGTCTGGGCGAGGTCGTGCGCAAAAAATACGGCAGGGGCACCAAAACAAGGGCAACGCCAAAGCCACCGCGCACATTGTTTTCATTTTTTATTTTTATTTTTGCATCTCGGTTCCCAAAAGCCATTGTCGGCTCGCGCTGTTGCTGCCGACACAGCAGAAAAGGCGACGCCACCAAATCGTCCACCATAAGGCGCCTTTTGGCTCTTTTTTTTTACTAAAAGATGAAAACAACCGGGCGTGCGGGACGGCGCATTTTGGGCGGCGCTCCGCCTGCGGACGAGGACGCGCAAGGGTCGGCGATATTTTTGTTGGATTTTTTTCATTTTTTTATTGCATACAGGCTTGGGCCCTTGGTGGTGTGGACAATTTGTGCCTCTTTGGCGCTTTCCTTTCGATGCTCTTTTTTTTTGCAAGAGCAACAAAAAGAAAGAGTGGCAGACGCGATAGTAATCTTCTAGTGCTGGACCAGGCGTAGGTCGCTGTCGGCCATGCGCGCGATGCGCTCGGCCTGATGGTGCTTGAGCACGCCGTCAAAGAGCACGTCGGTGCACTCCATCGCGTCGATCCACGAGAGCATGTCGCGCAAGCCCTGCTGCACGTCTGTGGGGCGCGCGACGCTTTGTTGGATGTGGCGAGTGCCCTCGGCTCCATTAGAAATGCCCAAGATCGTGTCTGCCAGAGCAAGGGCGTGATCAGAGACGGCTCCTGCGGCTACGACCGCGGCCCTGATGTGCTCGATGCCAGAGTCGCGCAGGGCGCACAGATCGATGAGCGCCCTGAGAACGGCGCCCACGCGATCGATGCGATCGGCCGTCCACACCGGACATCCCGGCCCGGCGCGGAGGGCCGCCGTGGCAGTCGGCAGCCAACACTGTCTCCACAATGAGCGCGCCCGACCGTTGCGTTTGTCCAAGGGGCCATAAAGGTCGCTCACCGCCATCGGCGCCAAGATCGATGCGGCCGCGATGGCATCGGCCACCTCTCGGCGCTCCCAAAGCAACAGCAAGCCCTCTGGCGTTGCGGTCGACAGGCGCCCGCATGGTTCTGCTTTGAGCCTCGTAAAGGGATCCACATCGGGAGACAACGCCGCACCCACCAAAAGCCGACACCCATGACCAACCAGAGACAACATTTCTGATGCGATCCGGTGGTTGTGGGCGTATTCGACCGCGAGGATGGCGGCGGTGTTGGCCGCGCCCGTGTCTCTGTCGACACACGCCAAGAGCGTCTCGCGCACCTCGTCCAAGTCGATCCACGACCCCGCGACGACTGCGGTGGGTGTTTCGGTGCGGGCACGGTGTGTGGTCGCGCTCGTCGACACTGATCCGCCCATTGTCTTTGGTCTTTTTTTTCGTGCTTTCTGTATGTTGCCTTTTTTGTTGTCTCTCTGTCTAGAAATTTGTGTGCCGTGGGTGTCTTGGGGCAACACGCCAAACTCGACAAGTTGTGCCAACCGACGCACGCACTGGTTGGCTCACACCGCCTGCCCCCTCCCAATCGCTGTGCCCTTGTTTGTGCCGGCACAATGGAAATCTGCAGTGGCTCTTTGCCATTGGGTGCATTTTTCGCCTTCCTGGTAAACGCCGCGCCAAAAATTGGTGTTGTACATGGGGCCGACAGCGGGATCCCCAAAGAAAAAGAGGGTTTGCACGACGGCGGGCGATGGCGACCCGATCGGCTAAACCATGGCTAATTTTTTTGGGGGAGTGCCAATGTGCTCCTGGCGCGCTGGGACTGGTCCGCAAAATTCAAGCCTTTGGGAATTGTTTTTTAGAAAGAGGGGCGGCACGGGCTACAATGTATTGAATCAACTTGATGGCGCCGTCGCGGTATCAGGCGAGCGCTGGCGCCGGTGGCTGGCAACGAGTTGGGCGATGGCGTCGGTCTTTTCGAGTGCCTTGATCCATGCCAACATACCGCGCAGATCTTGTTCCATGCCGACGGCGCGACGCCACGCCGCGTCGACCGAGCCGCCCGTTTCTATCGTACGCGCAGCGTTGAGAATGGCGCGCCCAGCGGCGTGATGCGACCGTGCACACAGCGGCGTGTATGCTTGGTGATCTCCCATTCCGTTGCCGATGCGGTGCGCGCACGTGTCGGCGAGAAACGCGAGTAGCGGACCCATGCGCAGGATGCAATCGGCCGTCCAAGGTTTAGTCGAGGGCCGCGAGGAGAGAGACCGCACAGCAAGCGACAGCCACATACCGTCCATCAACTCGCGGATCGTGTCTCGAAGGGCTTTGTGCCCTTGTCCGGGCAGTGTCGTCACATAGAGGATGTGCGATTGGCTCTGCGCGCTGGCAAAGTGCGTAATGTCCCCTGCCGGGCAGGGGATCCGCGGAACTTTTCCGTTGGACGCCACACGACCCTCAAACTCGAACCGGCCGTTGGCGGCGCGCACAAAGTCTGTGCATCGAGCGTAGGGCCGTTTGTCATCGTCATCGCAACGGATCGTGCCGATGGAAAGTCTAGTGCCGCACGACAAGGCTCCAAGTACGCGCAGCACCGCTCGCCGGTTATGTTGGTACTCGGCCCTTGCGAGGGCGTCGACGTCTACGGTGCCGGTTGTCGTGTCGACGCACGACATGAGAAAGGCCCTCGTCGCATCCGCACCAAAATCTACCAGGCGACCAACCTCGACGTCATCCCCACCGTTGTTGTTGCTGTCGCCTCCATTTTGGGTGTCTAGGCAAATCTCGCCGTCGCTTGGCGTCGACCAAGCACTATATGCCGTACCCATTTTTTGATTTGAACAAAAAAACTGTTTTTTGAGGGTTTCCTTCTTTCCTCGCTCGTACTTTTCGCGGCGGTCTGGTGCGCTGTGACGTCGTGCCGGCAGACTGCACTCAACTTGGCGCGCGGTCGCCCTTGCACGGCCCACAGACGGCGCCTCACAGCGGCCAATCACGATATCCCTTGCAAAAGTCGGCAAAAAAGTGTGCTCGCCTTTGCCGTGTGGGATTGACTGCGCGGCAATTGGCGTGATTGCATGGGCACTGCAATGTTTTTGTTGCGACCCCATCAACCAAAAAAGCACAAGCGACGGCAACCGACCCCATCGCGGATGCGCGCCGTATATTGAGCCGACGTCGCCGGCCCCAGTCACAAAAATCTGCACACGGACCCAAAGGCCTCCCCCTCGTCCCTCCCCTTTTCTTCTGGCCAGAGGCGACACGTGCAACATCCGATACAAGAGGCCGCACGCGCACGCGACACATCAGGCCGACGTCCCGACAACGGGCAACATCCACATGCGCACGTGTCCTCTTTTATTCAATAAAAAAAAAGAAAAAAGGTTGGTGGCGATGCGCGGTAATGGTGGCGGCTTGTTGGGAAAAGAGTCCATGACAAGTAAAAAAAAAGGAACAAAGAGAGCAAAGTCGCGACCGAGAAAAGAGCCGAGTGCATGTGATCGAGACACGGTCGGTGGCGTCTTTTTTTTGGGGTCTATGACGCCCGCATCGACGTCAACACGAAAACAAGGACAAGATAAAAGACGACGCCCAAGGCGCCGACGGCCAGCGACACCAAGAGGGTCGCCGCAGGCAGGGTGTTTCGAGTGCCCAGTTGACTTGGCATGCATCCATGGCGCAAAGCATAAGTCAGGCAATCGTCGTGTCTGCCGGCACGCGCCGCGCGACACGTGTCGACGTTCCAAGGACATCCGTTTTCGTGCGCATAGGCGAGAACGTCGAGATGGCCCCCGGCAGCGGCGTTCCTGCACACGGCCGACGTCCACGGACAGCCGGCCTCGCGTAAACATCGCAGCACATCCAGGTGTCCGCCGTCGGCGGCGGCCTCGGCTGCGCAGGCGCTCAAAGGGCACGCCGTGTCGTTGACGAGATAAGAGACGACGTCGAGGTGGCCGCGCCGCGCCGCGTCGCACAGTATGACGGTTGCAAATGGATTGTTATCTATGCGACAGCCGTGCTCGACGGCCCAGCGCAGACAGTCCAGCCGACCATACTTGCCGGCCTTTTGCAACACCGTACGCTCGTACCAAGGGCATCCGTATGTGTGTGCATACTGCAAGCACGCGAGGTGGCCTCCCTTGGCGGCCGCAGCACATGTACTGTGGTCCCAGGCACAGCCGCGCTCATGGGCATACTTGAGCACTTCTAGGTGGCCGCCGCGCGCAGCGGCCGCGCACGTGTCGCGGCCCCAGCGGGTCCCTTTTTCGTGGGCAAACCGCAGGACATCGAGGTGACCTCTGGCGGCGGCGATCGTACACACACGATCGGTCAACTGACACGCGGGGCCGAGCAAGCGCGCAAGCATGCCAACGTCGCCGTGCGCGGCCGCCGTCTCTGTCATCGTGCTATCGAATGGGTGCAAGTGGTCGCGCAGCACAACAGCGACGTCTACGCGCCCGTCGCGCACTGCGTCGCGACAGGCATGGGCATAACGTGGACACGTGCGATGATGCGCGTACGTGAGCCAGTCGGCCGGCGCTGGAACCTCTGCCGGATAGGCGCATCGACGCGGCGTACGCCCGCCGAGGCACCCAGGCGGGCCCATGGCCGGTCTGTCCTTGGCGAGTCGGCGCCACCGATGGCAAACACGCGGCGCCGTCGAGTAGACGTCGACGCACGGCAGGCCGGCGAGTATGGTGACGACCACCTCGTCTGGAAACGCGTCGAGGTTTACCATGGGACGGTCGACGATGGCGGCCATGCGATCTGCTCTTTTTGTTGTCGTTGTTGTTTTCCTTGTCGTCGCCGTCGCTGGTGCCAAACAAAAAAAAAGAGACAAAAAACGTATGCTGCAAGTTTGATTTGTGTCAATGACGCAGTCGGATATAATTTTGTGCCTTGGCGCGTGTGGTCGGCGGCGGTGTGCTCGCGGTCGATTCTCTCTCTTGTCTTTGGTCTCTACTCGCTTTCCCTTTGATCCGCGCGTGAGAGGACTGCGGATTGGACTTTTTTCTTCTTCCTTCTTTTGGGTGCTGCGTGGCAACCGCCAATCAGATTTCGCTTCAATATCCTCTTTCCCTGTTGTGTCGACGGAGGGGAACGGAATGCGAGAGCGCCACCGAATATTTTTTGGAGCGCAGACCCCGTGCCGCGGAGCCGGTCGTCTTGCCGTCTCTTTGGGTCGCGGGCCGCACGGCGAAAGTGGTGGGAGCAACGGCTACGCGATTGGTCAAGAAAGGCGCGCAATTTTATGGCATTTCGGCAATCTGTTGCACAGCACAATGCGACTCACTGTCTGTTTTTTTTCAAAGTCTCGAAAGTTTGGCCTGCCGCGACGGCAGAAGGCCAAGTGCAGTCGGGCCCGCCCGGCGCTTGCGGATCGGCTAACCGACGACTAAAATCCGGGCTTTTTGTGGGATTTTTTGATTTATATGATTTTTAGTTGGACAATTTGGTGTAGATTAGCCGATGGCTGACCGACCCGCAAGCGCTAGTCCCGCCCATGGCCAACTCACTTGGCCCTACTCGGCAGTGCGAGCGAAATTCGGTTACCCTTGGTGCACCAGCGAATTGCGGCAAAATCAAAAAGTCGATTGGCATGAAAATTCAAATCTCGGCGACGATCGGTACACCAAGGCGCATGTTTTCTGTCGGGTCCTGCCGTTGCCACCGCGTGTGCGCTTGCGGCGCAGAGTATGAAAAAAACCAGAAAAACATTGTTTATTGTGTCATCGGCGCCGGCTCTTGTTGGTAGGTGCTGTGCGATGTGCCGACCGGCTTCATCGCGCCCAACAGTCGGCCTTGTGGGATTTGTGCGTCGGTCTTTCCGTGGGCGGCGCACGTGGGCCTTGTGCGCGCATATCGAAAAAAAAAGAGTGTTTTTTTGTTTATTCACCCAACGAGAGGATAATAAAGAAAAGAAAGAAAAATCACACGCAAGAGCACATGTTGAGAGACAAGAGATCGACCCGGCTCAGCACTCGGCGGCAAAGATGGCGGCATGGCGGTCAAAGGCCTCGCGCAGCCAGTCAAATGCACGCACCATGGCGACGGCCGTGGGCATGTCGGAATCCAAGCGCAGCGCGTCTTCGTCCAGAATGCCTCGAAAGCGCACCGCCGGCACGGGCGCAAACTCGATACGACGATAGTGGTCGATGACGTGATGGGGCTGGTCGCTGGCAAACCGCGACTCGCGCGCCGGCCCGACGTCATTGATGACGGCGTCGACCGCGGCACGCTCGCCATCATCCATATCTACAAAGTATTTCGACCTGCGCGGCGCAAAACACTCTTGGTCATAAGTGTCCCAGGCGCGCGGATCACGTATCGACAGGGCGTAATAGGCCGCGACTGTCGGTGCGCAGACGCAACCAGGCCGCGGGTCGTCGCTTGTCGGCCGATCCGTCAATGTCGCACGTGCGTCGAGACAATGGCCGCCGGCGTCGGTATCGTTACAACAATGGTCGCCGACAACCAACAGGTGTCCATAGAAGCGGGCGTGCGCCAAGCCGTCGGCGTCAGGCGTCGGGACAAAGTTGCAGCGCATGTTCCAGTTGACAAAGAGACCGCGCGCGGGGTCGATATAGCGGCTCCCGCAGCGCATGTGCTTGCGCGGCGACGCGACGCGCCACCCGTCGCGCACCATGGGCGACAGCATGCCAGATGCCCAGGTCGTCAGGGTCTCGGCGTCAAAGCGCCCGTCGGCATGTAGTGTGGACATGCCAACGGCGGCCAGTTGCGGGCTGGCCTCGGTCGCAAGGGCCTTGCGCACATCTTGATTGTCGACAGAGAGGGCGGGCCCGACGCCCTTGATGAGGTCGGCGACTGTGTGCATCTGCGAGGCCAGACGGCGGTGCCAGTCGGCCTCGGCAGTCGCGTCCATCTCTCCCGTCGTCATCGGATCAAAGGCGACGCGCACGCACGGCCAACAAGACTTGACGCGGTGTCTCCCGCGATCCTCGGATCGACAGAGCACGGGCGCCACATGCATTGAATCGAGCAGGCCACAGCCGACGAGGTAGGTCCGGTCGGCGTGTTCTCTCGCGAGGGCGGCCTTGCGCTCCATGCGCAGCGCGGCGTCGTCGCACGGCGGCGCATAGTCGGCGGGCGGCCGCGGTACCTTGGGGGGTCGGCGGTCGCGCGGGGGTTTGCTATAGGCCTCGGGGGCCAGAGCCATAGGTTCGGATTTGGCACTGACAAAGAGCGACCCCCACTGCCAGTCGACGTGCACGATGGCACCGTCTGATCTGCGCACAAAGGCGTGTGATTGCGGGTACGATGCGGACCGGATACCCCAGATGTCGCTGCATTTGGTCTTGTCGTCGTCGTCGTCGTCGGCTCCGCCGCCATAATCATCGTCGCGCTTGAGCGACCATCCAAAAGACGTCTGGAGAACACGGGCGGCGCGCAGCAGGGGTCCATAGTGGGCGTCGATAAAGGCGCCCAAGGTGGCGTGGCCCGAGCGCATAAAGGCAAACCACTTTTCAGTGTCTCGGTCATAGCCCTCGCCCAGTTGCAGCCCGCGGGGCGACTCGATAACGTGCGTCTGGCGGTGCACAATGTGCTCGACAAAGATCGTGCCACCGGCCAACTCTTGCTCTTCGCGAACATCGTCGTACCAGACGCGTCCGCATCTGACACGGAGCAACCAATCGCCCAGGCCGCAAGAGGCCTCGACGATGGGTTCCACGGGGTCCCACGGCGAGGTTATCGTGTCCATGTTTTCGGGGCAGAGCACGACGTCATAAATGTCGAGGCCGTGCGCATCCAAGGCGGGCAGGAAGCGCGAGAGCGCCGCCGCTGTCGTGCCCGTCGAATAGACTACGGGGGCGTCGTCGGGTGCATCGGGTGATGGGTCGAGGGCAGGTCCGTGTGTCGGCAGCGACGATATGAGTGCGGATATTATGGGCTCCCACGACGACGAGGGGCGCTGGGTGCCCTCGCGGCACTTGCCCAATAGGTGCACGGCGCGCTCGTCGAGGTCTCGTGTAGAATCGTTGTCGTCGTCATCGCCGTTGGCAATGGCGTGCAACTGCGCGTCGCCTACGACAATTTGGTCGTCGTCTGGTGTGCTGCCATTGTCGCAATCATTTCTGTTGGTTTCGTCGAGAAGGTTGTCTTGTTGGTTATTTGTATCGACGTCCGCGGCGACGCCGTCTTGTACGCGCGTGTCGTCCTCTGCATCGGTCACCTCTGGGGCAGGATAGACCTGTCGGGTGCTGCCTGCCGAGCCTCGGCAAAAAGGCGCAGAGAGGTGTGCCGCAAAGAGCAAGACGAGGTCGCGTGCAGGCCGGTCGAGATCGGGAATAGGCACAACCGCGTGCGACATGATGGTCCGACAGATAGGCCGCACACAACAGAATGCAGAGACGACGAGAAAGAAAAGACTAGTGGGGTCGCAGAGGTGTCAACTCGCGCTGTTGGACAATGCAGCGATTGCAGTGACAAACACCAACAACAGAGACAGCCAAGGCTTTAAAAAGCACCCGCTGGCGACCGTGCAGCCAACCACCGACGGCGGTTCGATTATTATTTTGTAGACATAGGCCACACGCCCATTGGTATTGGGGCGGCGGCCGCGCAATACAAAAAGAGTGGCACGCAGGTCTCCATTTGGCACACCGAGACCGACCCGCCTACCGCTAATCGCCTGCCATCGTCGTGCCCGTGGCTCGGCTGCGCGACCGCCATCTGGACCGTTTTTCTGCAACTCGGTTACGCCTTTGCCCGTCATGCAGCAAGTCGACCGACAGGACACTGTTGCCTCCTCGCCCATCGGTCCAGCGCCGCCGGCCGAGTCCCTGGCGGCGATCGCCAAGGTTTTGAGAGACCTCGCCGAGGCTCGCACTTTTATTGGCAACACCGAGACGCCGACAGACAAGACCGCTTGCGAGGCCATCGGTGATCGCTTCCCGGGTGGCGACTGCGTGTGCGACAACTGGGAGCAAATCGTGCACCGGCACGCCCATCCCGAGATCGACCCTCTAGGCCTGCGTCTGTGTATCGAATCTGTCAGGGGGCTCGACGTGACTGTCCATCAAGTGCGCCTGCTGGACCTACAATGCACAGATGCGACCGATCATCTTCCCGCGGATTTGGACCGCATGCGGCGCGAGAGGGCCTCGTGGTGGTCGACACCGGCGTCCACGACACAACCAGACTCTGGCGATGACGGTCAACGGGAGGTCCAACTCGTTTTTTCGTGCAGCGCCTCGACGTGTGCCGGGTGCGATCGACACCCGTCCCTAAAAAGTACCGAGGAGCGCCCTCTTTTGGCCGTCGAGATACGCATGGGCCTAGGGCGTCGTCCTTGGACGTCTGCCGGGCACGTCGTCAACCTGGCCACGCGAACGGTCATCGCCCTCGGATGCACGCTCGTGTGCCACCCTGATCTCGACTGCGCCAGGGACGTGCGGCAAGACACGATCTGTGCTCAGCGTCGCCTTCTTGCTGACTTTTTAGCCTCTGGCGAGACTGCATGGCGTCCGTTTGCCTTGCGGCGCTATGCCAACGTGCGCCGCCTGCCCCAGGCCCTGGTGGCGCGCGGTTGGGCGATCAAGGACGGCGACCTGGCCGAGTGGTCGTGGGGCGACCCCGCGGTCGAGACCTCGACCGGCCCCTCACTTTTGCTGGGTCGACCCGACGTGCCGGTGCCGGTGAGTGTGCGCATGATCAACGCCCATCTCATTGTATCGTCAGATTCCCGATGGCACTATGGCGAGTGCACGCAAATCGACTGGCCGACCCTCTTTGCATCGGACTCGCCCGCACAGGCCTTTTACGGCGATTTCGAATTTGTGCCGCTGCATCGGTGTCGAATGCCAACCTACTGTGGCGCCGACAATGAGCATTTTGCTGCCATTGTCGCCCGCCAGCGCGAGAGGCTGGTGGCCATGGGACTCGTGTCGCCGCTCGTCGTCTCGGGCCGCAAGGCCCGTTTTCGCAGCCGCACAGTGCCGACGCCAGACAAGAACAACCGAGGTCACGCAGACGTCGATGACGGTAATGCCAGAGACCGCATACGTGTTGACAACGCCGACGATGACGATGCTCGATTCGGAGCGTGCGTACTCGTCGATGAAGACGCACCAACAATGGCCGATGCCATCGAGGCCCATGTCGCACAAAGTATCTTTGGCGAGTATGGCCTTGTCGAGGCGGGTTCCGGCCAACGACTCAACGGTGGCCTGTACGACAATATCCTCGATCAGGCCGTCGCATCGGGACGACTGTGGGATGGACTCGCGCATATAAGCGGCGCGTATCATACGACGGCCGAGGCGGTCGTGCACATGGCCCAGTCGTTGGTTGCTATCGATTTCGCGGTCGCCGACAAGCCGTGCGTCGTCGTCAACTGGCGGACCAAATGCGTGCCCACCATACTGCCTCCTTCTGGCCGCAAGGCTCGCCGTCTTCCCCTGGCCGTGTGGGCCGCCGTGTTGATCCAGAGTGACGGATGCGGCAGCGCATGTGTTGCCCTATCTGTGACCAAGGCGGCGGTGCGCGCATCTCTCAGGGGCGACCGCGACGACGGTGGTGGAAACGACGATGGTTACGATGACGACGGCGATGATGACGATGGTGATGATGACCAAGACGACGGCGAACCAAACGGCGAGGCCTCACTGCGCGACTCGGCCGCTCCCCGCGAATCCCGCTCACCACTAAACCGCCTGTCGGACCACGACGGCGGCGGCATCGACAGCGCCCCAACGTGGCAGCGCGTTGTGGAGCGCTGTGCGCGTGCCAACGTTGCCTACCCGTCCGACCTCCACCCGGCGCTGGTCGCCGCCATAGACATGGAGCGCCGATGCGGCAAGCGCGTGTGCTTTGTGCCGTGGGCCTACCGCACGGAGACCACCGACGGCCCTGCCGACGTGCGCGCTCTCGCCTCATGGATCATTGATTGCATCGCCGAGATCTTTGTCGCGCTCGACAGTGCGATCGGCTCGTCTGCATTTGGCGCTTTGAGCAAAGATTTCCCCGCGGTCATCGACGGCAGCGCGTCCCGTCATCCCACCACCGATGAATAAAAAACCCACTGTTCTCTATGCGGTTCACCGACGATCTGTTTTTTCTGTTCTCTTTGCATTTTTTTACTTTCTTTTCGTCGGGGCTCATGCGCATGGGCGCGTGCCGAGCCTGCACCGCGCCTGCATTTTTTCTCGGTTTCCTTCATTCTTTCCGTAAATTGGCTGCTGGGCGTCGAGGCGTGGCTCGCGTCCTCTGGCCTCTTTTTGTGTAGCGAGATCCGGGCCTGTGAAGCCGGGCCCTGGCGTCTCTGTTGTCGCAAAGGAGTCGACGCGCTGCAAGAGGAAGAAATCCCAATCCATCACGGTCAATCGCCCGCCCACATTGGCGCCGGCGATCGTGCCGCTGGCGTCGTCTTGCGGCCCGTGCGGATGAGGTGCGAGCCCCCGCCTCGCACAAGGGCCATCGCCATGAAAAAAAGAGAGAGAGAGAGGGGCAAAAGGCGAGAGCGCGCGCCAGTTTCGAAAAAACCGCATGCGCAGGCGCACGTGTTTGCCTTTTTTCCTCTTTTACACAAAAATACCCTATTTAAGCGCATAGGAAAAGGGATGCAGACCGTTTTTATGGGGAAAAAGAGGCCGTTGTTGTGTGTGTGTGTTGGTGAGGGGAGCGCCAGCGGTGAAAAAAAAGGCGAGAGCGACAAGGCGATCGAGGGCGTTGCCACAAGGTTTGGGCCGAGCGCGGGCAGAGAGGGGCACGAGATCTACTAGGGGGCGACCCCGCTCCGAGTCGACTTTACAAATTTGTCGAGCGTGAAAGCCATGCGTCTGCCGTCAGGCCCCGTGCGCGTGCAGTCGCACAGATCGCAGCCGAGCACGCTCACACGGGCCAACAGGCAATCGTCGCCAAAGTCGCAGCCGACAAACACGCACCGGTCGAGCACGGCGCCGACAAAAGAGGCCCCGCGAAAGCACTGGCCAAAGAAAAAGACGCCCGTGAGGCGTGCGCCCACAAAAGAGGGCCTGTCGAGCGCAATGCGCAAAATGCCGTGGGCGGCGAGGTCGCGATCTGGCGGGTCGGCGTGCGTCCATCGCTCGTGCGGGGCCAATGTCGGATCGTCAATGACCGTCTCGTGTGGGCCATAGAGCCACGGGCCGCGTGGGTCCCACGTCGGGTGCACCAACTCGACGTGTTCGATGACCGTCATGTCAAACGACCGCAACAGTGCCGGTGGCGTCGGTGGACGCTCGCTTGTTGTCGTCGTGGGCACGCCGCCGGTGGCGGTGGCAGCAGCGGCGACCAATACCTCGATACCGCGAGGGCACTCCTCCACGCGCGGCAGCCATGATGCAGCGTCGACCGTGGCCAGAACCAAAAAACGCTCCAGATCTTGGACTGCCCTCTGGCAGACGTGATCAGACGCTGGCGGTGCGCTCGTCGCTACGTAGCGTATAGCCTCTGCGCCGCAACGGGCCACGACGCGTGGCGGGACAAGAGCCATCCACGACTCCCACACGATCCTCGCCGACCTGCTCGTGTAAATCGATGCGCCGGTCTCGGGATCCCAGCCAAAAGGTCGGTCCGCTCTGTTGTTGTCGCCGTCGTCGTGCCGGCCGTCGCTGCACAGAGCAGCCCACCACGAAAACATGCCCTTGTGGTAGAATCGTCCGCCATGCGTAAGGGCGCATTCCGACACTGGTACGCAAAGACCGCTCAGAAAGCACCGCACACGACCTGCGTTGCTTGTCGAGTCGCACGCGTCGCTATCGTGGTGGCTGCGGCGATGTGGATCGCCACCGACGATTACGCCAAAAGGCAGGCCGACGCCGCGATCCTCCATACGCGCGCTGCCAATGTCTGTCGCGTTGTTGGCGAGAATGTCGCACGTCGCATGGGGGCTACTCGTGTGGAGGCGGTCGAGTGCGGTAAAAGAGGGCGCTTCGCCATGGCCCAACCCCAAGAGGGCCCTCGCTGCGGGACAGTCGTCGCGAAAGCGCCGGCCAGCGAGGTTCGGATCGGGGTGGAGATCAGACACGGCGACAAAGGCCAACCGGCTCTTGTCGCCCACGGCCACGTGACCGCGATGGGTCACATGGACCAGGGATGAGGCGTGATGGGTTGCCATCACAGACCCAAAATCCGTTGCCGCATCGTGGTCATGGATGACTGTGAATCCGGCGGCACTGTTGCCGTTTGCGCCTTTGCGCGCGATACGCTTGGTGAGGCGCAACAAGGGCGAGACACCTGGGGCCGGCCGCTTGACGCGAATCATGGCGCCACCGCAGTTTGCGGGGCAACAGAGGCTCGTGGCGCCGTCTTCATCACGCACGACGCCGTACGCCACCGGCTGGCCATGGTCGCACTGGCCCGAATAAATGGCGCCCGGCGAGGCGACGCGGGTCGATACACAGCGGCCCGTGACCGGGACGCCGTCAAATTCCGCCGTGTGCGAGGTGCCATCGGGGTAATCAATAGTACCGATGCCGACATAGCCTCCGTGCGCGACTCGGCCCCGATAGGTACTCTTGCATCGCAACGCGTCCTCAGCGTCTGCGTCAAACTCGGCAAGGTCCCGATGCGTGACCACGCCAGAGATTTTGTCGTACTCGTCAAACGCAAAGCGACCCTCAACGGCATAACGTCGTCGGTCGTCGACATATCGCGCGATCATTGCGCTGTACCCGTCGGGCAAGAGCACAACCTTCCCGTCGGCGTCGACTGACCGTGTAAACTGGCCCGACTTGCGTTGCCCCCCGTCGGCATAGACGGTGCGTCCGGCCAACCGTCCCGACGGGTCCACGCGCATGTGTCCGGGTTCGGCGCGCATGAGCCCATAGATCCAACGCGCGCTCATGCCATAGACAGCATAGTCGGCGTGCTCCAGCGGCGGTCCACGCGGGTCAATGTCGCGCCGGTAGGCAGCCTCCCACAGGCGCTCGCCATCCGCAAGAGCAGCCAGGGCGCGGCATGTACAGGCCGCCGCGGCCAGGGCATGGCCCGGCAGCCAGGAGACGATCTCGGCCAGAATCTCGACGGGCAGGACGTCCAGGGGCACTCGTGCAGGCGGCGCCTCTAGTTTGACTGGGCAATCGGGTCGCTCGATTTCCATACTGTCGATGATGGTGACGACCGGGTGGGCGGGCGAGTGTAGAGAACGAAATGGCCATGCGCCCCGCGGCGCCTGCACGGGACGCACACGCGAACCAATAGGAAATAGTTGCGGATTCGAAAGTCAGTCCGCTGGCGGATGTATGGCGCAATGGCCGCTTTTCTTTTTTTTTTACGGCGGAGCGCCCGCGGCCGCGCCCACTCGCCGGGTCCCGTCTGCTCTTTTCTTGTGGACGCCCGTGTGATGCAACCAATCGCCTCTGGGCATTGCCACGATAAAGAGACGCGTCCGTGCTATCTTTGTCCCTCATTCTCTTCCTGCTCCTTGAGTACCGCGCACACTCGACAGACAACAACGCCCAAGCGACCCACCCCTCTGCCTCACCGTCCCAGATGAAAACGACCAACGCGACATCGACCCTCTTCGGCGCACCCCTGCTGCTCGTGGCGCTGTGCGCCGTCGCCCTGCTGGGCATGGCCGCCTCGGCCGACGCCGCCAAGACGTGCACCTTTCAAAAGTGCTTTTGCACCACCAAAGAGTGCAACGCCTTTAGCAGTTGCACCACCTACGTCCAGGAGGAGGGCGTTTGCGGGTCGAGCAACATGATCTGCAACTGCAGCGGCAATACGATCCTCAAGTATGCCAACGGCGGCTGCACGGGCTCGGTCACCTCCTACACGTCGGGCAGTTGCTACAACAAGTCTTTCTGCATGGAGATCACCTCGTGCGTCTAGACTGTCCACGCGGCCACTCCTTTCCACGAGCGTCATCTCTCTCCAAGTCGATCGTCCTTGGTCGCGCCCTCTGCCGCCTTTTTGTCCTCTCGGGGGAATGACTTTTCTTTTTCTTTACTTGAAACAAAGACGATTTTTAAATTTTATAAAAAAAAAAGAGAGACCACAAAGACAATTGGTTGCTGTTGCGCTACTTGCCGAGGTTGCTCCCTCGTGCGGATCCGCGGTTGGCACCCGTTCTTTCTTTTCTTTGTGAATGATCGTCGTCCGCACTTGAAAGTTGTCGCCTCTTTTGGTGCACGCAACAAACAAGGCCCATGCCGCTGGCCGCCTTTTTTTATTGGTCGGTCCAAATAAACCGACTAAAAAAGAAATAAAAACCGACGCGTCTGCCCATGCACATCGACAAGAAAAAAAAGGCGAGGGTTGCGGCTGTGGCAGATGTGCGCATCGTCGAGCCCATCCTCACGTAGAGGCAGAGTCGGCACCGCAGAGCAGGGCGCCGACGGCCCTCGCCGTGTCTCGGGCCACGCACGGAAAACCGGCGCACCGGAGCACATAGCGTCGCTCGGCGTCGGTCCAGCCGATATGACCCAGGAGCACGTAGCGCCAAAAGCGCGGCGCGTCGGGGCTCGGGTGTATGGGCAAAAGGATCGGATCGCGAAATATGCCCTCGCCAGGCATTCGATGCAGCCGCCACGTGCAGTCCAAGCGCTGACCGGCAAAGTCGGGGTCCCAGCATTGCGGCGAGCAGGTAAATTCGACGCCCGTGCCCTCGCGCTGCGGGTTGTCGTAGCGGATCACTTGCACATCGCCATTGTCGTAATGGTTGCGCACTAGGCGCACGGTCCGACCGCGGTCTGCGCACACAAACGTGACGCGGCGGGCGTCTTGTTCCGTCTCGCACACCTCGACGGTCTCGGCCTCGGGAGGACCGGCTGCGGCCGCGACTGCGCAGGCGCCGCGCCCATACCAGGAACGCGCACCAGAGCGCAGACGCGTCACAGTCAACCACGAGATCGCGTACTTTTCAGACTCGGCCGAATGAATGACCTCCCAATCGGGAGCGCCCTCGACCCATCGCAGCACGCGCGAGCGATCCTTGGACATCTTGACCGTCACGTGGTACCCGTGCCGCCGAGACTGTACACCGACACAGATCGGCTTGCCGCGCCGTTGCGCTTTCAACGCGCCCGCCCAGGCGCCGTACAGCCACGGCCAGTCTTTGCCCGAGACGAGTGCGCGCGCAAAGGGCGGGGGCAGACCGACGTCGACAGGGCTCGGCGTCGGCAGGGTGTGAGACGCAGCCAGCAGACGTTCGTACATGGCGCGCGCCTCGGGCGGCCAGTCGTCGGCACACAGGGCATAACGCGCAGACGATGAAACAGATGACGTGGCAAAGAGTTGAGGAAAATCGCGCCGAAACAGACGGCGCCATAGACGGGGCTCGCGCGCCACCAGGCGAAAGCGCCTGGTCGCCATTGACATGCCGCACAAGTCACGTGCGTCCAGACGCTCGGCGATGGCCAGGACGATTTCGTCGGGCAGGTGCGCCATGGTCGTCGAGTCGGGTACCCACAGAAAGCAACGTCTGCGCGGGAACCGGGAGATCGCGTCGGGCTAGTGTCTGGAAGAGGCGACGAGGAAGGACAGAGCCAGTCGCACCTTGGAGTCGTCTGCGGGTTCAACAAAGTCGGTCGACGCCTTTTTTTCGTCTGCGCAAACCCACCGCCTCCTCAAACCAATCAGGGCTAGCATCGTCAATAAAAAATGTTTTGTCATTTTTTTTTATGCGAGTGCCGATGCGCCGAGGCACACACAACAGAAAGAAAAAAAAAGATGCGAGCCCATACACCGAGCGCCTATAGAGGCACGACAAAAAACCAGAAATCTAATGGGCCGATGTTGCTTTTTTATTCAGGCCGATTACACGCCGCCAAGGGCACCTATGATTTCCTGCTCTCCTTTCTGCGTCGGCGCGGCGCGAAAGGAGGCGGGCAATAAAAAAGAAAGTACCTTTTTAAAAAATGGCATTGGCGGTTCTGCGACGAGGGTGTCGGCAAAGGCCACCGCGATATGGGCGAGAACACGGTCGATGGTGCGCCGGTCGCGTGGACGGGCACACCCCACGTGCTCAAAGAACGACTCCCTCCGAGTTGGCTCGTCGAGTGGCACCGCGGCGTCGGGTCCTAGTGCCATCGAGACCAAGGCTCGCACGCCTGTCAAGAGACCCACCGAGTCGTCTGCCAAGGCGACTGCGCCGAGAATGCCGACGGCGGCATCGCGCCCCAGGTTGCGGCCGCTTGCGACCCGCTCGACCATGTGCTCCAACTGCCACGCATCGACGCCCAGTCTGTCGGCTAATTGTTGCGTCAGTTGCTCGTTGTTGTCGAAAGCACAGCGAGATACGGGCACGGCGCCCATCGCATTGCGCGCTGCGTCGATCAATGTGGCCAACGGCGCTTTGGTGAGCGGTCTCGCGTCGTTGTTGCTACCGCCGTGCGAGCACATGTTTGACGTTGCGTCGACCTTGGACGCCGTCGCGATGGCGGCGTAGAGATGGCCCGCGCGGTAGGGATGCACGCCGGCGTGTGCCTTTGCGGCCGCGGCGTCCGTACCGATGCGGACACACCACAGGGCCAGTGTGCGGTTTATGGGTTCACTGCCGGCGCGACGTGTGACAGCGTCGACAAAGCGAAACACATTGACTGCGCCCGCCCACAGCGCGGTGTAGGTCAGCGCCAGGGTGACCACCTCAAACCCGCTGATGTGTCGCCAACGAGGCACGTGCAAAGAGACCATCCTATTGATGTGGCGCCTGGGCGAGCCGCGGCGCATTGGCCGGGGCTCGCGATAATAGCGGTAGCACACGTCGACGGCGTCGGGAAGAACACCGACGAGCCACATGTCCTCGACGACGCGCACGTCGTCGCACATGACGCCCGTCGTGAGTGTGCTAGATAGATCTTCAAACGGGACGCCCGTTGTGAGCGCGTCGCACGTGGCGTCGGAAAGAGTGTGTGCATGTGGCCATCGTGCCGCGGCTGCTGCGCGGCGTCTTTCTAGGACGATGGCAGAGGCCGCGGCCATCAAGCGCGACACGCCAGCAGCGCGCGTCGCATCCACTAGACGACACTTGTCCAAGACGGCCGCCAGCATTTCTAGAGGCAACGCCTCTTGGATACACGTGCCTTCTCCGGCGTCATTGATCTGTTGTCGCGAGGGCGTCTCCATGATGATGGTGATGGTGGTCGCTGGTGCCTTGCGCCCAATGCACACACGGCAACGCCGAGGCAAAATTGGGGAAAAGCGACAGACAAAAGCGATCAGCGTCGCCCTCGGAGGCCAGAGTGCCTTTGATCGATGGCGACGAGCAAGATCACAAAAAACCACGACGCGTGTCCGACAGGGCAACTTGTGCGCACAGAGGTTTTTCCTCACCAGCGCACGGCCGCTGTTGCGCGTGCTGTGTGTCGACTCTGGGACGGGCCAATCCTTTGCTTTGGTTTGCTCTGCCATCTCCCGAAAAAGTGTATTTTGCGAGCAAGAAAACAAAAAAAGAGCACCCACCGACGATCGAGCGGAAGACAAAAGAAATCGCGCTGCCAATGCCCAGTGCGCGTGCGAATTCTATTGGTCTCGGCGACCGCATGCCGCGCAGCGGTCTCTGACTTTTTTTTTTTGAAGAAAAGGAATAAAAGAGAGCGCCAGCGCACGCTCAAAAGAACACAGACCTACCAAGGAGGAGCGAGAGTCGCCCTGTTACTAATGGCCGACCGACGGCACTCTTGCCACCAGCGACGAGCCCCAACACAAAGCGACCCGTGGGCTTGCAGCGATGATGGGGGCGTTCTCGATTCGAGGCTCGTGTGCGTGCCGGTCGAGCCACCTTGCCGGGTGCTCGCCGATATGCGCCACCGCTGCTGCGACTGTGTCATTGAAATGCGAGACCCCCACAAGGGCGACATTGGGCGCGTGGTGGCCCATCGTTCGATCCTCGCGAGGGCCGGCTACTTTGACGCGCTCTTTCGGCGCGCCGAACCTGACCGCGTCGAGCGCCGCGATCCCCTGGACGATGCGCTCGTGTGGCGCGTCGTCTACGAGATCGATATTACCTGCGACCCGACGAGTCTGGCCTTTCTCGTCGAGTGCCTTTATGATGTCGGTCACGTCAAATGTGTGGGCGATTGCGATGATCCGGTCGACGTTGTCGGCGCCGCCTGCTTCCTCCAGGTCCCGATAGAGCATACCCACAGAGTGCTGCGACGAGTGCTGCGCATGCTCTTGGACGACCTGGCCGATCCCAACGCCACCGAACCGCAGCGTCCGCTGGCACACTTTGTGCGCCACGTGCTCGCGTCGGGCCTTGGTGCGACGGCAAAGACTTGTCTGTTGGGGCGCGTGCTCGGCCTGCTCGATCCAAGCGACCGCAAGGCCATCATCGCCGACCATCCCGATCTCGTGCCCAAAGACTATTATCGCCCCTACACAGAGCCGGGACGCGAAAAAAGGGTGACGCCCGACGGTCGCCACTGGAGGCTCGTGCGCGTGGCGACCGACGAGACGACACGCGACGGGGCCACTGTGGTGCGGAACGACCTCGCCTTTAAACTCTGTCTGCATGCATGGGGTGGCTACTCGCATGCCAAGGTCGCGCTCTCGTGCATGACGGCCATCGAGGTGCTCGCGCCCGCGCCCAAACGGCTGCGCACCCTACGCGCCAGCGTGTGTCCGAGGGCGGCTTTCATCGACGCCCGCGTCTATGATCCATCCGGACCCGCCTCGCTCCACGAGTTTCAATGCGACCGCGCAGCCGACGACAGGGACATTTGGGCGCGCGGCGCAGCCCGAGACGAGCAGACGGCGCGCTACGAGGACGTCATGGGGCCGGTGCCCAAGAATTGTCGGCTCGTCCCCGACCCCCTTTTTGACGTCCTTTCATCGACAGACGCTCAACAGTTTGCCCCGATCAAAGAGGCGCCCGCCCTGATCTTTGGCGACGACCTCTTGGCGTGCGAGGTCGACGTGTGGGTCGAGGTTGCGGGAGACAACAGCGACTGGGGCAAGGAGGCGCCCGCCGGCGGCCCTTGTGTCTGGCAGCGGCCGCGCTTTCTATCTCTGTGATTTCTTTTTTTTTCTCCTTTCGGGTGGCATCAAAGGAGCATAAAAATGGCGCGTCCGTACGCATCCGCTTGTGTGGTTGGGGTTTTTAGAGATGCCTTTGGGCGCCGTCAATGCCGCCAGTCAATGCGCGCCATGTCCGCACGCGATCAAAAAACCTCGTGGTTGCGAGGCCGCCACGAGATCCCCCCTGCGCAAAAAAAACCGCAATGCATTCCTTTATTCTCAACGGGCAAAAAAAATGGATTTACGGCAACGAGCCGGGCAAGAGACGCTGGCCGCGGTCCACATCCAGGTCGATCTCCAGGTCGGTGCTGCCGGGAGGCACGACCGCCTGCCACTCGATGACGCCGCGGGCCATGCGATTATAGGGCGGCTCAGAGGCGCACACGACCCCGCCAAAGACGGGACGATAGGCGAGCACCAGGAGCACGGAGTGGTCAGCGCCGTTGTGCATGGTGCCGCGTATGGCAACGCGATCCACAATACGGGCGACGACCGGTCGCGCGTGGTCTCGCCCGATAGGACCATTCACACCAGTGCCGTCGGCATCATTATTATACAATGTGCCATCGGAACGGTTGGATTCTGCTGGATCATCCCCTATATCGTTGTAGACAGAGGCAAGGGGCTCGTAGGTTGTGGTCACCTGCACCCACGCGTCGACATTGACGTCGACGGATGGACCCAGCACGAGGTCGACCGGCTCGCCGGGCACGGCGCTCGACACGTCGGCGATGCCCGCAAAGCGCATGTCGGGATCAAACACGGTCGCGCGGCCGGCCGGCATGACCTCTTGCGCGACAAACCGGTAGCCGCGCGCGACGCCGGTCGCGCGGTCGCCAGGCGCCGATGGACCTGTTGGCAGCGTGCCAAAGCGCACCTCGGCCTGCTCGGCAGGCGCACCGGTGACAAACAGGGGGAGGGTGAGACTTGCCCCGCGGTCCAATCTCAACGGACCCACATGATAGTTTGCGGCTCCGTCCTTGTTGTCTCTATCATCGGCATCTTGCTCGGCGTCTCCGTAGTCGACGTCGGACGCGTAGGCAGCGGCCGATGGCACAGGCGCACGCGACGCCATGAGCATGTGCGGCGCCTCTTCAGACATATCTTGCGTCGTCGCTGCCGCCATTCTCGCCGCACGCGGACGAGGCCGAGGCGTCTGTGGCGGTGGCAGCGGTACGCGCGCTGCCGCCAACCAAGCGTCATGTGCCGCCACGGCCTCATCGCGCCGGTTGTCAATATCGGCCACGCCCACGATTTGTCGTATGTAGGTGTTTTCGCCCAGATTATCGACGTTGCCGTCGTATCTGTCCACGTGGTCGCCACGGATGGTATCGCCCAGGTAGACCAGGTAGGAGGGGCGCCACGAGAGGCCCTCCCGCATAAAGGCCACCTGCGCGCTGTCCCGTAGAAAAGATGCATCAGGATCGACGGCGACCACGGGTCGGTCCCTCTGCTGCACCGACACGCTCTCGTAGCCCTCGACGGTCTGGGTGACGCCGGGGCCCGTGGCCAGGGTCACCGAATGTGGATCGAGCGAAATCAGATCGCCCGCAAAGTTGGCGCCGTCCTTGGCCACCGCGACGCGAGCGGGTGCGCCGCCCCCCTCGACGGAAAAGGGGACCGGCGTGGGTCCGTCGCGACCGTCGGCGTAGACGACTGCCGACGCTGCGACGGCATCGTCGGGCAAGACGTAGCGACCCGACGCCGGCAGCGGCGCCGTCTCTTGCGCTGCGTTGAAAAAAACGACGACTGTGTTTGCGGCCATCGACGTGACCAGCAACTGTCTGTCTATTGCCTAGAGGGGACGCCTGTTTGTTTGGTTGCGCGGCGATGGCGCCAAAGGGCGGCGATGCCGCGCTGGTCCGTGTCCCGCCGACGACCGCCCAGTACCACAAACTAAAAAAAAGGCGATCCCCGACCGAGCGCGTTGCCCCATGTGCCCATTGCAAAGCGCAGGCCACAATGTTTTATTGTCCTTTTCCAATTCATTTCGCAAAGCAACCCAATTTATCGTGCAGTCTCAAGCAGCCCGGACGAGCAACCAATGGGGGGCAAAAAAAAAGAAGAAATCACCGTGATGGCGAGCCGACGCATGATCAGCAGCGGTCCGCGGTCTCTGCGCGCGACGGCACGGTCCCTCTCGACGCCGACCACCGGATCACGACCCGCCCTCCCCTGGGTCAATTTCCTGTTTGTGAAAATAGAAAAAAAACGAAAAAAAATGTGTTTTGTGCCCGACCCGACGAAAAAGGGCGCGAGCCGACTCGGCAGCGCCACGCCGAGCAAACCGAGGCAACAGAGACAGAGAGGGGGAGGAAAATACAGGGGCCGCAAGCAAGACGGGGCGACCGAGCGCAGACGACAAATCCCGACCAAAAGGAAAAACGAATTGTATTTTTTTTCTAAAAAAAAAATAAAAAAGTAAAGGACAACTTGCACCGGCAGACTTACGCGTCGCCTCTTTCTGTGTGCGCGCCGAAACACAAAAAAAAAGTACAATGCAGGAGCGGTTGGGCGCCGTCGCCGGCGATGTGGTCTTTCTCCAACGGGACAACGTCCAATCGTTGGCCGTGGTCCAACTGTTTGGCGGCTCTGTGTGTCAACTGCGCCACGGCGGCGAGGACGCTGCCGCCATCGGCGGCGTACCGTGGACCGTCGGCATAGCCAAACCCGACGGTCACCACGGGTAGCGCAACGCTCTCGGGGTGTTGCGTGTGCTTCGACGCTGGCGCCAACTGCGCCCTCGCCTGCCGGTGCACGGCGCCGCCGGTATGCTGCAAGTGCGGCGCAATCATCGACCGATGCCCGCTGTGTCGTCGGTCCGTTCTGGTTGGCGACGCTGACAATGGCGCTGCACGGCGCCGTGCGCGCACCATCTATTCAATCGAGTCCCACAATCCGGCCGACCCTTGGTCCTCTATCTACGTAAAGACCCTGGATGGCAGGTTGTGCATAGCCGAGACCCGCGACGGATGGAACATGCGCACAGTCAAGGGTCTTGGTGCCTACTGGCTCGGCGACCCGACCGTCGTCTTTCAGCACATGATTTACGGCGGTCGGGTGCTTGGCGGCGACGAGGGCGAGGTCGCGTCGTGCAGTCTCGTGCGCGAGTCCACGCGACGCTGCAGTTGCGCGGCGACTAGGTTCTGGCTCACGACGCAAAAATCATGATCGACCGCCAGGCCGCAACAAATGCAGAGATTAAAAAACAGACAATACGCGGGCGCTCTATGCTAGTCTTTTTTTTTTCTTGTCGAGTGCTCGCTCGGATGGTCGATGTGCCCCGCGGTGGCGCCTTTTTCTTTTTGTTTTCTCTTCGTGTCCTCATGATCGGATCGCCGAGAACACGCCGGCGACGCCAACACGAAATTCGTGACAAAGAAATGCATGGCGAGCGCAGCGACCGCAAGCAAAAAAAAGAGAGCGGGGAGCGCGCGGCGACTCAGAAAAAAAAAGAAATGTCAACAAAGAAAAAATGCACAAAAAACAATGCAACAGGCGATGGGGAAGAAAAAAAAAAAGAAAAAGCCGCAGCAAAGACCGTCAGGCATGGCGCACGCGCTGATCGTCTCGTCGCCGCTGGCGACGCGGTTGCACACGGGCACGTCCGCTTGTATGATCGGCGGCACGCGCGCACTGCAAGAGCCACGCAGAGACGTCCCGATGCGACGCCAAGGCCATCAACGTGACCGGGTCCCAGTCGTAGGCGCTTTCTGGATGGTTGCGCGCTAGATCGCGCAGCCACGCCAGTGTGCCAATGTCGCAGGCCGCGACGGTGTGCTCACAGGCCGCGCGATAGTCGAGCACCGCGCCGCGCTCCAGCAACCATTCGGCACAGTCGATGTGGCCTCTGGCGACGGCCGCCGTGGATGCTGCGGCGCCCGAGAGGTCGCGGTAGCCGCGTTGCTCAAGGGCCGCGAGGACGTCAACCCGGCCGGCGCCCGCGGCGGCGACATACGGCAGCGCGTCGTCCAGGTAGGTGCGCGCGACTTCCGATGCCGCCCAGTCGACAATGTCCATGTGTCCGCCCGCCGCGGCGCCTCTCACGATCGGGTGCCAGTGGGCGTCGCCGCGCGGTATCCGCTCGGCGAGCCATTCGAGGACGTCGATACAGCCGTCGGCGGCCAGTCGTCCCTGTGTGCGCGGGTCGACGCGCAGGTCGGCACCGGGCCCAAGCCCCGCAAGAATCACCGACCGCCAGCGGCGGCACACGAGCGCGGCCACGCGCCTGTAATGATCATCGAGACCGTCGACGAGAATGCGTGCCAGAGCACTGTCGGGCAGACCCCCAAATACCCCGGTGGCGCGGTCGCACCGAAAGGAGCCCTCGTGTGACATGCACTCCTCCAAAAAAAAAAAAAGGTTTGTGGACGCTCCTCTTTGCTCGGCGGCGGCGGTGGTGGTGCCGTGGCGGCGGTGGCCGGTCACCTCTTTTTCCCTGTAAAGGAGACGACAATGAGACTTTGATTTCGTCTTCTTGTTGACCTCCTCTCCGGGGGCGTTGTGCATGGGGGCTGGTGCCGCAGAGGTCTGCCTCTGGTGTGGTCCCTCTTTCTTTTTTTTTCCTCTGCCAACATTTCTTTGGCGCGCGGGCCAAGCGATCAGTCGCCGCCCTGGTCGGCGGTCTCTTGTGTGTCTTTTTTATTGTATAAAATTTCTCTCCCCCTTTTTTTGTGGGCGGTGTGCTTTCAACAAAAAAAAAGAGGGCGGACACAGAGGGACGAGGCGATGAGCGCAAAGTGTGGGGGTGCGAGTGGGCGAGGGCCTAGGTTGTGGCGGCGCGCAACAGGGCCTCGACGATGGGCGACTCGACGGTGCCCATAAGGACAATGTCGCCCAGGACGGGCACCATGTAAAAACGCACGGCAAAGAGATCCGTAAAGCGCGGCAGCAGACCGACCGCGCAGCGGCCATGAACCTGACGACGCACATGGCGATCGACAAAGTGGCGAAGCGCCTGGTGGGCCTCGCGCGAGGCCAGGGCCGACTCGATCGATGCGTCGCCGCGATGGTGAGCCCATGCCGCCAGTCGGTCGGCACCTACGAGACCGCCGAGAGCATCGTCTGCCAGTCGCTGTCGGTCCTGTGCGCCCTTGATGTAAAAGAGTGGCTGCAGGTTTGGCGGGACGGCCGATGCCAGGCCCTGCGAACCGACCGCGACGCCGCGACGCGCAAGGCGATCCGCGAGCATGGCCGCGTCATCCAGCAGCGCGTGGCCGTCGCCATGAAATCCGGGTGATGCGGCAAAGAGGTCGCCCACCACATCGACGCCATCTGTCTCGTAGGGCGTCGTGATCCACTGGTGCCAAGCCGCCGCACGATCTTGCAACGGTCCGAACCGCGGTGAGGCGGCGATGCGGGTGACGAGGTCCGGACCCGGACGGATCGTGTTGAGAACGCGCGACACGACAGCCGGCTCCAAGCCGCGGCTCTCGGCCGACGACGCGTGCGCAAACAGGAACCGCACGTAAGCCTCCATAAGGCACACGGCTACCGCGAGGGCATCGCCAACAGTGCCCGGTCGTTGGACCGGCCTAGCGGCGACCGCGCTCGCAAACATGTGCGCCGCACGCGCCGGCGGACACGCGCGACTATCCGGCCGCGAAAAAAAGGCGCTGTTGTTGTGGTCGCCCGTGAATTCACGGGGGCAGACGCCCGTGGACCATCGATCGAGTCCGGCGCCATTGTATGCGGTGCGAGACTCGATGAGACGGTGTCCGGGCCATGGCGCCACGGAGCCGGTGCGCCCCGCCGATGGTCTTGACGATTCCATGCCGTCATCCACGATGCACGTGGTCGGCGCGGCCGTTGTCGAGGTAGGGAATAGTCGCGGCCTGACCCATGGCCGAGGCCGCGCGAGGTTGTCGTCCTCTTTGCAATAGCCTGCGCTCTCGGACGTCGACACAACTGTCGTCGCTGTTGGCGCCGCCACAAGAGACCACGGGGGTTGCGGTCGTTGCCGCCGTCGTTGGAAAACAAAGGACGACATTGTTGTTACTTGGTGCGCACAAAAAAAGCGACTCCCGCACATTGACGCACCATCACGACGCCGTCAGTGACATTTTGCGTGTTTTCATCTTGCATTTATTCGCACTTTTTCGTTGCGACGGCCGCGCGCATGTGTGTGACGGGTTACTCGCGCCGCTCTCCCAAACAACAAATCGACAGAAAAAAAGATATGAATAAAGTCTGCCTGACCGACGCCGTTTGAGCGCCAGTCGGCCGCGATTCGACCGTGACTCTTTCCCTCCTAATGCGCCTCGTCCGGCGCTTGCCGCTTTTGCACTGCCAAGAAAAAGCGCCGCGGGGCCCGCGGGCGTGCACCCCGGAAGAGGGGGAGAGAGAGAGGAAAAAAAAAGAAGCGCAAGACCAAAGCGTCACCCCCACAAAAAGGAAAAAAAAGGGCAATGACTGTTTGCACAGCGGAAGAGGCCGACGACGCCCCAACACACGACGGCACGCCCCACAAGACCACGCGCTCGTGCTTGCAGACGACGACAATCGTTTGCATCGTCGTCGTGTTTGTGTTGCAAATGGTGCTCGTCGGTGCGGTCGTCGGCGCCATTGCTGTGCGGTCGCCCGAGAATGCTGCCGAGTGCGAGCGACTGGTCAATTGGGCTTTCACGGCCGTGTGTTTTGCCAGCGTCGTGGCCGGCGCGGCAGTGGTCGCGCAGGCGTGGTACGAGCGCAACATGAGAGCCTGGCGCAACCGCTCGGCGATCACATCAGACGACGACACCGACGGGTGCGATCTTGCCGGCATCCTCGGCGATCGGCTCTGTGGGCGCGTGTGGTACGGGCGTCCACAGTGCGATCCCGCCATGTGTCGCCCCGCCACGTGGCATATCGACCGCTGGCAACCGGCCACGTCGACCGTCGCCCACTTTGACGCCAGCGGCACCGACGCCGCGGGCGCCTTTGAAGCGCAAGGCATGGCCTGTGTGTGTGCCGGGAGCGAGAGCGTGGCCTTTGCGTGGACCCAAACCTACACGGTGCTGCTTGGGCAGCCCCAGCCCGCCGGCAGCCACGAGGCGCGCTATGCATTACGCGGCACCATGACGACAGGCGGCGACGGGGACGCGGTCATTTGTGGCGCATGGTCGCGAATCGAGACGCCGGGCGTCGACGCGCCGCCGGGCGACCTCGTGTCTGGGCAGTTTGTTCTGGTCCTGCCGAAATCCGACATCGAGGCGGCCGTGGCGGCCCTGTGATTTGCCGTCGCCGCCCCTTTTTTATTTATAACAAAATTGGTTTTGGTTTTCGTTCCGCTTTTTTTTTGCGAGAAGCCGAGTTTTGGTTCGCCGGCGCTTTGGCGGCTGCGCCGTCTGACCGCTATGCAGAAAAAAAAAAAGGAAAAAGACACACACACACACACACACACACCTTTCTGTCCTCTGCCGTTGGACAAATTGTCGGTGCGGTTCTCAAACAGTCGGGACCGAATTTGTAAAAAAAGTTTTTTCAGTGACTCTGTGCGAGGCGGCGTATGCGCAGTCGATTTTTGGCCGGCCTACGAGTTTGGATCATCGCCCTCCCCCCCCCCCCAATCCCGGCCTTTGCAACAGCCACCAAAAAAAGTGCTGGGTGGTGCAGGCAGTGGGGGCGCATGCGGCAGTTCTTTTTTTTGCGAGTCGCCCTTTTTGGTTGGCGGCGGCGCGTGGACGACCGGCAACAATTCGAGCCGGGAACACCAAGGGCACGGTCGCCCATCAGGAAAAAAAAAGACTGGGCATTTGCATTTTCATATTCATATTCTTGGGAAAAAAAAGAGGCGCCTATCTACGCGATACACGAGGCGTCGCTCGGCGTCGGGGGCGCCATGTGGCCGTTGCCTAGCGCGGGCGTCTCGGCGACCCGCCGACGCCAGAGGCGAGCGTATTCTGCCGCGTGAGCCCCGTCGGTGCACTTGAGTTGCCAGTGGGCGTCGTCGTGGACCAAGACATAACCAATCGCCTCGGCGCCAATCTCTTCCATGCGGTAGGTCGAATAGGCCAGGTGCGGCGCCCATCGGTCGCCACGGATGACCTCCTGGATGGCGTCGATCTTGGCAGCAGCGTCGGTAAAATCCGCAACGTGAAACACGAGTTCGTCCCGGCCAAAGTGGGCCAGGTCGGCGCGTATGATGACGCCGGCATCGACGAGTCGCTCAAAGAGTTGCGCCATGACGCAAGCCATGAGGGCCATCTGGCGACCGTGACCGCTTCCGACGGCGAGCGCCGACGCCCTGAGTTTCTTGAGCGACACTATATACTCGATGAGGTCATCGTTGGCGACAATTACCGAGGCAGTCGCCTTGGGCGCGGACGCGGCCTGTACGACAACATCGCGCCATGTCGGTTCTTGGATGAGGCCTTCGACCAAGAGAATGGCGTGCGAGGCAGCGCGCATGTCGATCGACACAAAGTGGCGCCCCGTGTTTTGCACGGCATAGTGGCCGCGCGTGAACCGCGGGTGCTTGTAGACGGGAGGACTCGCGTCCCAGGTCGGCGTCGTCTCTGGCTGCGGCGCGACAATGGGTTCCCGAGCGGCCCACCGGGCAATGGCGTCGTTGCGCGCGATCCAATTGCGCACGTCGGTCTTGACGGCCTCGTGGAGGCTGTCGAGGGAGCGCTCCGATCCGATGGCGCGGACGGCCTTGTCCAACAGGGGCATCCATCGACTGCGCAGGCCCACAAACGGCTCGACGGCGTCCAGGTCATCGACGTCGATCGACGGCGTGACCCGGCCGTCTCTGTACGTGGTCGGCAGGACGAGGCCCGTGGTGTCGACAAAGGCCTTGCGCGTGCGATCGCACAAATCGGTCCAAGTGAGAGGCTCGGGTGCGCCCCGCGTCATCCGCAGCCAGAGGACCTCGCCCGTGCCCAGACACACGTAATCGACACCTGGCGGCGGCACGATTGCCGCATCCTTGCGAGCATATCCTCCACCGGCGGAATTGGCTCGGCTAGGGTGATTGTCGCCGCGCCGTGTTTTGCGCTTGTCGACGCGACAGCCGAGAGTGGCCGATGCACGCGCGCCCATCGACCGTCGCAGGTGGGATCGCACGGCGACCGTGCGCCTGGTCTCGCCCGACGCCATAAAGGCATCGGCTGTATCTCGGATTTCCTCGGCCGAGCGCAAGACGACCAGTTGCGTCGCGAGGGCGCTTGCGCTATTGCTAGGCGCCGCTGTGTTTGGCCGCGTCACGGGATGGTCACACTTAGGCGCTTGTCGTGCAGGCTCGTCAAAGGCGTCGCCGCTGCCAAGATCGTCTGACCGCGCCGTCTCTGGCGATTCTTTTGTCTCTTGCTGCATCCTACCTTTTTTCTTTTTTTTCCCTTGTTTCTGAAAAGAAATCCCAGCGCGTCGCGGCTGTTGTTGTTGTTGGGTGGCTCTCGGCGTGTGGGTGGCAGTCTGTCAAATTGTCGATGATTTACTCTTGTCTTTTATGCGCGTGCCTGCCGCCTGCGCTGTCCATGCACGGCACCGGTTGGTTGTCGCAGCGCCCAATCAAAAACACACGAGGCAAACAAAATGAATGTCGACATTTACGGGGGGCGGTGCTGATGTGCTGTTGTGACGGGCTCCAAAGAAAGCGCGCCAGCGCGAGAATACGCCCGGCCTCTTTTCCACTACTCGCGTCAACGCGACCAGTTGGCGCCGGCTTTGTCGCCGCCTTGTCCTCTTTTTTGCGTAGCGCACCCCGGTCGCGTCGTACAAGAGACAGCAGGGCGCCTTGCGTCCCAGACCCTCGTACCGATGGCCGACCAAGACGGCGAGGACACCCGCGGCAAACCGCATGCTGTCTCGTCCAACATTTCAACAAGCAAACTGCTCCACAATGTCTGCGCGTCGCGCGAGGCGATCGCGTGTGTGGAAGATCACGGCGTCGCGGCCATCGACGACGTCGACCCACGCGAACAAGAGACGATCGACGAGGTGCGCGCCACCGGCGTGCTGCCTTATGCGCGCGAGGCGATCGCGCGGCGCGAAGACGCCCACGACCGCGCCGTCGTGCGCAACCTCATAGAGTGTCTTGTCGACGCCTGCAAAGAAAAGGCGACGGACGCCGATGGCACCCCTTTGTCACCGCCCGAACCCCTGGGCCCCGTAGGGAGCGACGTCGTCGTACCCTACCTCTTTGACGTTGCGCTCTCCTTTGCAGACAGCGCCGAGGTGAGAGCGTGCCTCGCGCCCGACGGCGTCACGTGGTCGGCCTACCGCGCCGACCCGTGGCACTCGATCAAACCGAGTTACGTGGGCATGGCCGGCAATCCTTGGTGTACGTACCCAGGGTGCCCCGAGACCCGGTGCAAGTCGTGCACGCTGATCCTGGCCGCCGTGGGCGTTAATGATCCCACCGATCCGGCACGCGCCATCGCCCATCGGTGGCCCATCGGCGTGCGCTGGACGTGGACCCACGCCCAAATGGAGGACCAGATGATCGCCCGGTTGCGCTATAGACCCGACTTTATGGTGGAGACGTCGACCATGCGCACCGTCACATCAAAGCCCGCCCAGGGCGTCAACGTGATGCATGGCACAGGCGACATGTGGGACGGTGGCCAAGACGAGGCATGGTATGTTGCCGTCGCTCAACGCGCCACGCGCGACTGGGGCGACGGCGGCGGACCGGCCCTCGCGGCACACGACTGCGTGGTCGGGCTCGCCGAGGCGCGCCACGCGCTTTCGCGTCTCGAATTTGCCGTGCGCCACTGGCGACTCGACGCCCATGGCACCGTGGTCGCCCCCTCTGATATCGACGTGAAGCGCTATGCCAAGTTGCGCGCACGCAGGGAGGGCCTCCGCGGGTGGATCGGCGCCGTCGAGGCCCTCTTGCGCAACCGCGCCTTTTACCTGGAAAAAGTCGCGCCCTACGAGACCCGTCTGATCGAGGCCGCATCCAGCGGCATGGTATCGACCTAGCGCCGACACGCGCGCTGCCATCGGCCCCGTGTCCTTTTCCCCCCTCCCACGCGGCTGGCCTCCTTCTGCCGGCATGGTGCCGCTCGACCGCCCACAGAGAATGCGGAAAACAATGCCTTTTTGACCAAAAAGGCAGTGACGATTGATGGCGGGTGTGCACTTTTTGTCGATTTGTCTGTTGTGCGCGTCGGGCAATCACTGCGAATCGACATGCAGTTGTTCTATCTCTCTTTTTTTGGCCCTCCAAGGCACCCTCGGGCTGCTGTGGTGCGCTCTGCTTGATGCCCAAATCCGACGAGGAAAAGCGTGTGGGCGAAAAAAATGGAGAAAAAAACACTGCAAGGGTGCATCAAGAGCAGCATCGTTGCGCACGGCGCCGTCGACCCGCCCGACTGCAGCCGCTCCTTTGGCGGGCACAATGCGGCCGCCCAAGAATGCGTCGATTGCTGGGATGGGAAAAAAAGGCGGCCGCACACGAGACAAATCAGACTCCAGGGACGCGCACGCGCGCGAGCAGATGAGTTGGCATGACGACAGTGCAAAGGTCAGATGGGAATGGGGCCATCGGCGGCCAAGGCTATCTCGCGCTGCTGCCGCCCGAGATTATCGCCCACATATTGTCTTTTGTGGGTGAAGTGGACCACGCATCGTGCCGTCTGGCGTCGCCGCTCTTTGGCGTCCAATGTGCGGTGGGCCTCGCGGCGCAAACCTATGCCCGTCGTCCGCATGATCTCGTGGCATCGCCAGGAGCGCCTTTGGACGCCATTGTCAACGTGTTTGCCCGGTGGCACCGTGAGCCCGACATCGAGACCGTTGCCGCCGCGGCGTCGAGCGACCGCGCCAGTGTCGTACGGTGGGCGCTCGATTCGGTCGAATCGCGGTGGCACCAACGACGCGCACCCACATCGAAAAGCAAGTCTCTTGAGCGCAACCTCTCTGATGTGCTTCGACAACAACAACAACAAGACAAGGACGCCGACGATGACGCGCTTGGCGCAGATCGGCGCGCCGCAGACGCATGCAGCCTGGTGCAGATTGCGACCGATGCAATCGCTTCCGGATGGGTCAACGTCATCCCCGTGCTGCTCTGCGAATCGTGGCTGCTGGCACGGTCGCAAAAGGTCCTGCAAGAGGCCGACATGCTGGCCGACGCCATCGCCACGGCACCCCTTTCAGGCGTCACTGCCGCCTTACAAGCCTTTTGCCGGCGCGGATGGGACCAACCGCCGGGCGCCGTCCTCTCTGTCGCCGTATTCTATGCCATGGATGCGGGCCGTGCAGACGCGGCGGCATGGTTGCACGCACGGCCCGAAATACGACTGCGCGATGGGCAGTGCACTTGTGAGCGCGTGGCCGGCGAGCGCGCCTTTCGCCTGCGCCGCGTCGACTGGCTGACCTGGTTGGAGGATGTGGGATGCCGTGGACGCTACCGGCCCGCCGACGACACGGTGCCGCTGGCCGTGCGCATGGGGAACGGCGCCCTCGTGCGATGGGCGGTCGCTGCGTCGCGCGCCGCCGGTGTCGACTGCAGCGTACATGAAGCCTCGCTAGCCGCGGCCATGCGCAACGGCGGCTACGACGCCCTGTGTGCGTTGGACGACATGGGCGTCGCGCCGTTTGCCTCGTGGCCCTCGCTCTTCCTGGCCGTCGCCAATCCATGCGTCGATCTCGACGGGGTGCGTCACGTAGCGGCGCGCGGCGGCCCCTATGGCGTCGACGTCCTAGAGCGTGCCGTAAGCGGCGGCCGCGTTGATGTGCTCGACTACCTGCTTGGCGTCGACGGACCGGCCACCTTGGCCGAGGCCGCCGGCGTCGCGCACGATTTCGACCACCTTTTGGCATCGTACGACCGCGGCTGGCGATGGGAGTCGGCAACGCGTGGCCTCTGCTGGCTGCGCAATCATTTGGCAATGGCCGCGACCGGCGCGATCCCACGCGCTGCTGGCGACGATCAAATTGGTCGAGTGGCCAACTGCTAGAAAGGTGCCTTTTTTTTCACGCGACGTGCCTGCCGACATTGTTGTCGCTCTTGTTTTTTCGTGTATTTTTGGTTGCCGCAAGGCGCGCAAAAAAAAGAGAGAAAAGGATCAACCACCGCCGACCCCTTTTCTATTTCCTCGACAACAGAGCCATCTGTCTTTTTTTTGTTTTATTTTTATGCGCATTGCAACAAATTTTGGGTGACACGATCGGTCTGTGCTTCCGGCCCCCACTTGTTTCTTTTCACTTTTCTTGCACTTTTGTTGCGGCAAAAAAAGAGGGCGCATTGAGTGGCGCCAAAAGCCGAAACGGGGCTGGTACGGTCTGCTTTTTTTTCCCATTTGTATCGAGACCGCGTCCGCGATTGTTGGTGCGATGTAGGCATGTGCTGCGTCTGATGTCGCACCGCGCGCCCAAAAAAAAGAGAGGGCTCTATTGGGTCTGCCAATTCTTTCCTTTGTTGGCGTTGGTGCGCAATTTCGTGCGGTTGTGCAACAAAAGAAAAAAGAAACGGAAATCGCCACCTCACCGAGACAAGAGTAGATGCGATCTTTTTGCGGTAGACAAAAGGGCCAACGCATGCGCGGCGTGGCGCTTGCCGACGCCCAAAACCACGCAGCCAGGCGACGCGATCGATTTTTTTTCGAAAAGAAAAGTGTCGACTTTTGATTTGTCTGTGGGTGCATCCCACAAAGACGGCGTGGTCGCAAGCCGGCACAGGCCCGACGCCACTGGCCTCGCGGTTTGTCTCGGCATGTGCGTTTTTTTCCGAGGTGCCGTATGCGAGCGCACGCATACACACACACAGACGAGATCGTTTTTTACCTTGCCGGTCGGCGCCACTAACGGTGGGCAACGGCTGGCCGATCGGCTAAAACATGCGAATTCCACTGTCGACGTCCCCACTGCGCCAGGATTAATTCACAATTTTCAGCCGCTTGGCTAGCCGTTGCCCAGCATTGGGCGCCACATCCTGTTTTCCATTTTTTTTTAAGCAGAGCACGACCACAAAATCTTGTTTTTTCGGCTCTGTTAAAGGATAAAAAACCGAATAAAAACGACGCAGACACAATACCGAGCCGGCCTCGCGCCGCAACCGCCAATGCCCAGAAAAAGGATTGCCACCGTCGCGGTCCACCGCGAGGCTCTATTTGGGGGGCATTGGCGGTACGCTACGCGCCAGAGCCCGTCGAGTTGTGTTTCCTTTTTTTTTTCAAATGCATTTTTTTCATTAATTATTGTCGTATGGCCTAGAGCGACGAATCGGGCGACACGAGCGGTGGCAGACCGGGCGTGTAGGCCCGTTCAAAGATGTCGGCCATAATGCCCCGCGGCGAGCCAGGCGGCGAGTCGGCGGCCATCTCGGCGACGAGCGCACGCTCCGTCGTGCCCTCTGGTTCGCTGGCGCACGAGAGGCCGCGCTCGTCGGGCGAGTAGCCGGCGTCGAGCAGCGTGTTGATGAGCGGCGCGAGTGCGGCCTCGATTGCCGCCCGGTCGGTCGGCCTGCGGCGTCCACTGCTCACTGATTCGAGCGCAAAGAGGCGCAGCGCCGTGAGCGGGTTGACGTCGCCGTGGTGGAGGGGCGTGTTGCGCGGAAAAGACTCGACGAGGGCGCGCACGACGTCCAATGTGCCGGCTCGACGGATGAGAACCGTGGCGTTGGGAGCAATCCGCTCCGTTCGCGGCAATGATTCGTCGCCGCTCAACACGGCAGCAAACATGCCGAACGCATCCGTCAGTTTCCTCAGCGCGCTGATGCCGTCGTAGCGCGTCGTGTCGATGTTGAGGGCGAGCAGGTTCCATTCAAACGGTCGCATTAGGGCGCGCTCCAGCAGGGACTCGACCGAAGGCCACGGACGAGCGCCGGACGCTGCCAAATCGCGCACCACACCGGGCGCCTTGGCAATGACCGCAAGCGCCAGCGGCGTGGCATAGTTCCACCCGCGCTGGCCGGGGTCTTCGTGAGTGCGGTTACGCGGGTAGGCGATCCGCTCGCCGGCATAGGCCCGGCCTATAGAACCACGGTCGTCGCGGAGGGTATATTCAAACGTGCTGGGGTGTATTCGGTCGTCCATAGGTCCTTGGGTCATTACCACGGTCAACGGATTGCCATAGAGCGTCTTGGCGCTGGGGTCCAACAGGTCGTTGAGACCAATGACTCGCGACTGGATCACGCGGCGCACGGTGGCAACGTCGTCCCTGGCGATGGCGGCCAGCAATGTCGCCATGCACCCTGCATAGTCGCCGCACGGGGCGCCGGGCTGCGTAAAGGCCTCAAAGGCGGCACGTCTCTGGGCCAGCGGGCCGACTGTGGCGGCCGCCAGTCTGCGCGAGGTTGCATACAGGGCGGCCACGTCGCGCGCTGAAAGATCGCCCGAAGCCGCGATCATTTCCGCCACCTCGGGCGGCAACAATTCGATCAGAGACACTGTGGATTCATACTCGTCTTGGGCCTGCTCATCTTCCTCTCTGTCGTCCTCTTGGATCTCGCTGTGTCCGTCCGCTGTTATGGTTGGCGAGGGGCCCTCCTCCTGGGGTGCCGAGTAGAGGTCGTAGAGACGGGCCGCGTGGGCCGTGAGCGGGTCCCACGACTGTGAAAGAACCTCTAGGCGCGAGTTAGGGCCGGTGTACTGTGCAATGTCGATGGGCTCGCCCTGGCCCGAGCCGAGCGCCTGACGCTCGGTGATGCGCGCCAGTGCCGCCCGAGCCGCGTTATAGTCTTTGGTCGAATCATAGTCGTGACTGGCGGCAGTGTCAAACTCGGTCCGTCGACGCGAATCGGTCACGAGTACCGGCGGCGGACCGACCGCCTGCATGCGCTCGTCGGGCGAGTAGCCGGCACCCAGCAGAGGTATAAGCGCAGCGTCCACAGAGCGCTCCACCGTCTCGGTGTCGGCGAGTGCGGCGATCGGTGAGCGCTGGAGCGTGAGGCGCGCCACCGTCAATGGATTCATGTCGAGCGGGTGCAGACGCGGCGATCGGCCAAACCGACGGAGCAAGACGGCCGCCGTGCCCAGGGCGTCGACGGGATACCGCGAGTAGTCATCGTCAAACGTGTAGTGGGTCGCGGTGAGCCGCGAGAGGGCGCTGTTGAGGAGGAATTCACGCGTGGGCCGCGGGAGCGCGCCGGCGTCGATGAGGGCCTCGACAGATTGGGGAGCCCCCGATAGCACCGCCATGCCGAGGAGACTGTCGGGTGTGTTGCCGCGTATCATGGGCAGTTGCCAGTTGCTGAGCGGGCGCGTGTCGTATTCGGCCCGACCCGATCGCTGGCTTGGATAGCCCGCGGTCGTCGGCCATTCCACATACGTGGCGTCGTGGATGTCTAGGTAGTTGCTGCGAAAGACGTCCGGACTGATCCATTCGTTGACGTTGATGAGCCCCTCACCAAGTATGCGCCGAATGGCGTCCACGTCCTGCTCGACGATGGCGTCGAGGATCTGATAGGTGCTGTTCGACCGGCCAGGTACGCATCCGTCGGCACGAGGAGGACTCACCAGAGTCGGAGCCCGCGGCGTCTCTGCGCGCACCATCTGTTGCGTCGTCGTCGTCGTTCTTGGCGGCGGCGGCGGCGCCAACTGCACAGACTGTGCCATGGGCGTCCTCGTCCGGATTGGCACTCGTGGTTGCGTCGTCGTGCCTGTGGTCGCAATGCGCGAGGCCATCCGCAGACTGGGCTGCGCCAGGATGGGGCGCGCTGTCGGTAGCGGTGCGGGTATCGCGGCCCGGCTCACTGGTGGCACCGGCCCACGTTGCACGACATGTCGGATGGGCGTCGAGCGCGCGATTGAACCGGGCACTGCCTGCGTGAATCGACTTGGGGGTGTTGCCCGCACGCTCGGCGCTATGGGACGCACTACCACCGGGTGCGCAGCCGGTGCCATCCGACTAACCGGCGAAATCGGGCCCACAGGCGGCATTTGGCCAGTCGGGGGAGGCGCGACCAAAGGCAGAGGGCGTCGTGCCAGCACCCCCAGAGGAAGTTGCCTCCTGGCTAGCGGGAGCACGCGTCGGTTTGGTTCCATGTTTGCGGTGCGTCGTCTCTGTCTCTCTTGCTTGCCCATGGACGCGCACGACAGCGCACGCTAACCGACGACAACCGGTCCGGGGGCAAGCGCCCGCCGGCGCCTGCAACAGTGCGTGCCAGAGTGCTTGTACCAACAAAGAATGAGCACACCCTGATTGCGCCGCTCCCAGGTTGTTTTCTTTTTTTTTGTGACATACCTTGCTCGAAGGATGTCTACGGCTTGTGGCGCCGTCGCTCGGAAAAAAAGGGTGGACACAAAAGGCACAAGCCCGGTCAGGAAAAAAAAAGAGGGCATCGATGTATGCAGCGCCAAAAGAGGGCGCCGTCGGCCCGTCGCGCGGTGGCGCAAGGCAAAAAGGAACGGGCCTGCGGCCATGACTGCGGCATCTTGATGCGCGGGGAAGAGACCGCGAAAAAAAAATGATCTCTCTTTTTTTTAACAATGGCGGCGCCGCTTGCGCCTCTTTTTTCGATCCCATCAGACAGTTTTGTTTTTTCTTTTTCAATTCTTTTTTTTTTGAATGGTCGCGATCAGTGTGGTCTTCGGGATCGGCATCGTCCCAGTGTCGCACACGCGCGCGCGCGCCGACTCATGCTATGCAACGGCTAAAAATGGTGGACTCATCGTGGCACCCTCGGGGCGCCGGCAGTGGAATTTGCACGGTTTAGCCGATCGGCTAGCCGTTGCCGCTAATGGTGTGCCAACGGCCCGTTCCTGCGATTTCCTACCCATACACATTCATAAAACACGATTTATGAATTACGACTAGGCGAAAATCGCAACAACAGACCGTTGGCACAGCATTCGTTGCCGCCGACAGGGCGGCCGTCTTGGCCACGTATTTGCGCAAGAGATCGCCGCCTGTATGCGGCCAACTTTGCCTCTTTGGGATTGATTTGTTTCTCAATTATCCAATGGCTCGCGTGGCCCCTCTGATTGCGGCCTCGCTCTCTTCTTTTTTTTTCCGCCAGGCGCGGGTTTCCGATCGATTCTATCGCGCGCGTAGCAAAAAAAAACAAAAGGGCGCGCCCTAGACCAAAAAACCGACCAACGAAAAACATTTTTTTTCCAAGGAAAAAGGGAGACAGAAGAGACACGGCAGACAAGGCCAAGGCAAACCATTGCGACACCGACGAGAGGGCTGAGGGCCGTCGCCAGCCGCACCCCGACAAAGCCCTCATGCAGAATAACCACAAGCGCATCTCCCGTGCCGATCGAGCCGACTCTGTCGACGCGATGCCGTTGCCCGACGAGATTGTCGAGGCCATTCTAAATTATTTGGATCATGGCGACAGCGTCGCGCCGCGATGGGTGAGTCGCCAATGGCGCCGATGCTCGTCAAACAGGCACCGCGGCGCGCCCAAACCCTACATGGACAGTTTGATCAACAGCGGTCACATCGCGACGGCCAAGTGGGCGCGCGCACACGGATGCCCGTGGAGCGAGACGGCGTGGATCGCGGCGGCCCAAAGTGGACGCATGGACGCTGTCGAGTGGCTCCACGCCGGTGGCTGTCCATGGGACGATCGCGCCTGCACGGCCGCCGTCGACATGGGTAACCTCTTTATTCTCTTGTGGTTACGCGCGCGGGGCTGCCCGTGGAGCAAGTGGACGTGCTATGCCGCCGCCAGGGGCGGTCACCTGGCATTGCTCCAGTGGATGCAGAGCGAGGGGTGCTCTTGGAACGAATGGACTTGCACGGCGGCGGCCGAGGGCGGCCATCTAGAGGTGCTTGCCTGGTTGCGTCAACAAGGATGTCCGTGGGACGAGTGGACGTGCGCCTATGCAGCCAAGCGCGGCCATCTCAAGGTGCTCGCGTGGTTGCGTCGAGAGGGATGTCCGTGGGATCAGTGGACGTGCGATTATGCCGCACGAGGCGGTCACGTCGAGGTGCTCAAGTGGGCGCAGGCCAACGACTGTCCATACGGCGCGTCCACTTTTGCCTGCGCCGCCAAGGGCGGCCACATCGACGTGCTCGCGCGGCTGTGGCGTCTAAGTTGCCCTCGCAACAGACGGGCGTCCTTGGTGGCTGCGGCCAAGGGTCATTGCAAGGTCCTGCTGTGGATGCAAGGAAAGGGAATCAGGTGGCGAGCCCGCGACTGCGAGGCGGCAGTGTATGGCGGTCGACCGGAACTGTTGCGATGGCTTGTCGAGGTCGCAGGCCTCCCGCCCGAATCGTGGATGTGTCGGGCGGCCGCGGCGCTCGGCAGCCTTGACACCTTGCGCTGGCTGCGCGACCAGGCACACTGTCCGTGGGACGCCAACACCTGCGCCGGTGCGGCCGGCGGCGGCCATTTGGAGGTGCTGCAGTGGGCGCATGCCAACGGATGCCCGTGGAACGCCAGCGCGTGCACGAGTGCAGCCGAGGGCGGCCACATCCGCGTCCTCGAATGGCTCTGTGCCAACGGGTGTCCGTGCGGTCGCCACGCGTGTGCGGCCGCTGCAGGAGCCCGACACATCAACACCCTTGCTTGGCTTTTACGACATCAGTGCGCGTGCGACGATTGGGTGCGCGAATGGGCCCTATCCAAAGGCATCTAGTGTGTCCTGTCTGCCCTTTTCATTCCCACCCCTTTTCCGATGTGGAAAATACCCAAAAAAAGAGCCAACGGCCCACGCGCGGACCTCTGGCACGACAGGGACGACTTGAGGACGCTGCAAAATATGGTAAACCAAGATACACACGACCGGCCCTTTTTTAGGGACTGGCACACAGGCGGTGAAATAAAGAGAGACCTCTTTGGCAATCACAAGAAGAAAAAAAGGCACGCAAAAAACCAAAACAATCGCACCACGTCAAACCATTGTCGTCTTTTTTATTTTCTTTGTTTTTTTTTCAAATGGTCTTGTGACGAGGCGCACACGCACGAAAATGAAAAAAAAGGATGTCAAGACCCCCTTTGCATGATGCGCGGCGGCAGGGGAATGCCCTGGGACATGCAAAAGCGGCCCGTCGGGTCGTAGCGCGCCTTGATGGCCGACAGGCGCTTCAAGTGGGGTCCCCAGTAGGCGTGCTCCCAGTCGGTCAGCGCGGCGTCGGGAAAGTTGACATAGGCATAGCCCGACACGGCGCCGCGCAGCGATTGCCACGCGCTCGTCACCCATGCCACGAGGCCCGGCGCGTCCTCGGGCGCCGTCCAGTAGGCCGAGTATTCGATCCAAAACAGGGTATTGCGGCGGTGGAAAAACGCAGTTGCACCGGCGTCGACGTCGCCAATGGCGCCGCCCATGGCCTGAAAGGCGACCGCCGTCAGTATGGGCGCGGTCGCGCACCACCGATCGACACGCGGCGGCACGGCCAGGGCGTCCACGAGCCTCTGGAGTGCGCGTCTCGACAGCAGGCGGTCGGCAAAGTCGGTCTTGATCTTGGACATGGGCGGTCGCGCGTTGTTGTCGGTAAAGTAGCGCGCGGCGTCGAGCACGCTCGATGCCCACGCGCGTGGGCCCTCACCCAAAGGACGCGGTCTCTTTTGGCCGTGCTTCCGCGCAACCTCGCCCACTGTGTGTCGGAGGGCGGCCAAGGCCTTTTCCAAATCGGCGCGTGCGCGTAGGAGCGCCGCGCGCTCGTGTGCGCTCATGCCATCGACCGTGTCGTTGGCGCCGCTGTCGTCGTCATAGGTGCGTGCAAAGGTGCAATCCTCGGTATCGTCCGAGTGATGGTCCTTGGCGTTGTCGTCGTCTCCATGGTCGCCGGTGGTATCGGGCGCCCACTCGCCGGCCACGACGACCCTGCCAGAAGCGGGCTCAAAGGTGAGTTGGCTCGTCAGTCGGTCCGGCGCCACGGGCGCCCACCGCTGCCAGGCGTCGGCCACCGTCACGGCGTCGTCCCACGCAAAGGCCACCTCAAAGAGCACGACCCAGCGCAGGTGATGGGCGCGATAGATGAACCGTGTCACGATGCCGAAATTGCCGCCGCCGGCCCCGCGCAGCGCCCAAAAGAGGTCGGCGTTGGGGCCGCCGGCGTCGGCGCGCACGAGGCGACCGTCGGCGAGGACGACCTCGGCCGCCACGAGATTGTCGCAGGTGAGACCCCAACGGCGCATCAGAAACCCGACGCCGCCGCCCTGGGTGAGGCCGGCGATACCCACGTTGGCACATGTACCCATGGGCACAATTAATCCACCCGGACCGTGACTGCGCGTGTCCTTGGTGCCCGTGTCGCCCGTCTGGAGGCGCAGGTAGGTGGGGCCGATGAGGGCGCCGGCGCCAATGGCCACCTCGGACGCATCGGGCGACACCACCAACGCGTCCATGCGGCTCATGTCAATGACGACGCCCGTGGTCATCGAATAGCCCTCGGACGCGTGGCCGCCGGAGCGCACCGAAAAGGGCACGCCGTGATCCAGCGTCCATGCGAGCGTGCAGCGAATATCCTCGACGCCGTGTGCATAGACGATGGCCTGTGGAAACACGTTGACGCGCTTGTTGTAGATCAAACGGTCGGTGTTGTAGGCGTCGTCCCACGGGTAGCACACATCGACGTGGCGCGCCAGCGCGCACAGGCACTCTAGCGAAACGCCCTTGTCGCGCAGGATGTCGCACCACGTGTTGCTGATGGCCTCGACCGTGAGCGGGTCCTTGCACGGACCGCACTGGGACCGCACGCGTGCGACAAAACTGCACTCGTCGTCGCCGTCGCCGGTCCGACCGCACAATGGCGGCGCAGGCAATGCCTCTGTCGACTCGTTTTTCCTTTTTTGCGCTTTCTTGTCGTTGTCGTCATCGTGCGGTTGCGGCGCAAGTTTGGTCAGGCCCGTGTGGCCTGCCGGCCGCGTACGCGCAGCAAGCGCCCCTTTTCTTTTCATCGTATTTTTTTCTCGATTGTGTCGCTCGACGCGTTGTCTCCCGAGGCCTCTGGCGACGCGACTGGAAAGAGGCGCGCAATTTTTGAGAGACGAAAAGGGAATTAAAAAAAAGAGGCAGAAAAAGGGCTGCAAAAAGGGTCACGGAGCAACAAATTTGTTGCCTAGAAAGGCGCCTCTTTGGCCTCTTGCGCGATCCTTTACGGCACACCCGTCTGTCAGACCGCCATCCATCCGGCGCCATAGCGAATTTGCCGGCCTGTACCACGTCACCGCAATACCGAAACCAAAAACGAGAGCCAACCGCATCTCTCTGTCTGCGCCGGCGGCACATCCCCGGCGCACTCGTGTCTTGATCCTCTGCGGGGCCTGCTCGGTGCCCACAAAATCGACAAGTTTTTCTGTGTGGACTCGCAAAAACACCACAATCATTTTCCACCACCTTTTTTCGATTGGTCCGACGTCGTCCCCGCACGCCCAACAGGCGCATACGTTGGACTTTCAAGAGTCGGACGCGCTCTTTTCGAAAGAGAAGAACAACGACAGACCTGACCGCGAATTGAATACTTGTTTGGCAAGGCCAACGATGGCGACGCCTTTGTCGACGACGACGACGACGACAAGCCTAGCGCTTGACGGCGCCAACACGGGGCCGCCGTGGCACCAGTTGCCGCCCGAACTGTGGCGCGAGATTCTCTTGCACTGCACGTCCGGCTATGATCTTGGCGCGTGCCTGTGCGCGGCCCGCTGCTTTAGCGTTCTAACGCCCGGTGACCTGGCGGTGCGACGGTACGCCGACGCCACGGTCGAGGGCATGTGCGCCGCCGGCGATCTTGTCGGTCTCGAATACGCTGCGGCGCGTCGACCCGCCACGGACCCGCCAATCGACTGGGCCGCCTGCATATTCGAGGCCGGTATTCGGGACCATGCGCATGTGGTCGCCTGGGCTATCGACTATGCCGAGATACCGCGCATGCCGTCGTTCTGGGAGGACGCGCGCGCGATGACCCTTGAAACACGCGATCCACTCTTGTGCTCGATGGTATCTCTGGTGCCCGTCATCAATCGAAACCCGCTGACCGCGCCGTACACGACGAAAGCGTTGGGTCGCTTCAAAAAGATGTGGAGGCAAGCGCCCCGTGATGCCAAGACAGCGACTGCGCAGCGCTGCGCGCAGTTGGGCCAAGGATGCGCGCGCTTGTGCGACTGGGTGCGCGAGTCTGAGGAGCCGGCGCCGAACCTTGAGCGCGCCGAGTCGTTGGTGCGACTCGATGTCGACGAGCGCGAGTGTCGCAAGCGCGGCGATGTCGACGGCGCCATGAGGCTTGCGCGTCGACTCGCCGAGGGCGTGAACCCGTATGTCGTCGGCGACCTCGTCCGCGCGGGACGTCTCGACGCAGCGGCGAGCCTCGTGTCAAACCGCGCGGCGCACGCGGGTCTGCCTCATTACGCCGTGGGAGAGGCCATTGCCAATGTCGCGTGCGCGTCCGCCAAGGCCGGACGTGTCGACCTGCTCGATCTGTTGGGCTGCTTTGACGCGGGGACCCCGGCAACGCTGGACATTGTCACTGGCGGCCGTCAGGCAGACGTGTGGGCTGCCGTTGTTGAGGCCGCTGCCAGCACTGGTCACATTGACATTTTGGAGCGCATGTGGAGCACGCCCGACGCGCCGGCTGTGGTCGTGCGCGACTCGAACGCCGTTGCTGCTGCGGTTGTCGCCGCGCACGTCGAATGTGTGCGCTGGCTGTGCGAGCACGGCTTCCGTGCGGCGTCGGCCAAGATGTGGTCGCCCCTTTGGGCCAAACGAGTTTCGGCCCTGTCGTTGGCCTTGCTCGCCCGGCGCATCGACATGGCCCACATCATCCTGGCCGGCTCCGACGCCGACGCTGCGGCGCATCGGGCCTATGTCGAAGCCGTCGCGGCTGGCGACCTGCGCGTGGCGCGCTGGATTCGATGCGCACGGCCGTCGGCGCCAGACCCGCGACCGCCGCCCGTCGTTCGACCCGACCCTCTCCTAGGTCTTGTCTTTGTCCCCTTGCGTCGCGACGACAATATGCACTAGACGCCCTTTTTGTCCCTCTTTTTTTTTTCTCTGTCCCTCTTTTGTCCTGGGAACCTTTGCGGCGGCGGCGGCGTCGAAACAAACAAAACCTCGCCGCCGTTGGCCTCTCTCTTGCCGCCAATCATGACGGCTCGGCCTCCCAGTCTATCGGCTTGCTGGTGCAAAAAAAAGCGCATGTGTCCTGTAAATGGAAAAAACATTATACAGACCTTGTCGTCGTACTGGGCGTGGCCTTTTTTTTTCATCGACTTGCTGGCCGTGGTCGGGCCCGGCCCCTCTTTCCTGCCGCCAGCGCAAAAAAAAAGTAGAGCCAGTGACCCATAAGAGATAGGAAGCAGTGGTCTTTGCCGGCGCCTAATGAAAAAAACGGTATGCTTTATGGTGGGAGCCGCCACCAAAGGAACGGCAAGCAAAGGACCGACGCGCCGACAAAAAGACCGTCGCATCGTCGAGGTGCTTGCGCGCCCGACTCTCGCTTTGCAGATGTCCGGGACGGTGCGCCCAAAAAAATACCCTTTTAGGGAGTCTGCCCATGCAGCGACGTCCCCCCCCCCCCCTGGTCGTGATGGCGACGCGCCGAAAAACCAGTCTCTGGTGGCTCGACAGAAGGCACCGCGGCCGACGGGCCTATACAAGAATGTAAAGAGAAAGAAGAGAGGACTCTTGTGGGACGAATGCACGAAAGTGGGCACACATCCAAGTGGCACTCTCTTTTTTTTTCTATTGGGCGATTCGTGCGGCTGTTGGCCTCGGGCGCGCCGCCGCCAGCATTGGACCTTGTCATTGGTGCTCGCGAAAAACGGGAGGAAAAATGCACGACGGCACGAGCGACGAAAAAAAGAAAGACATGCACACGCAAAAAGCCAACCGCCACGAGGGCACAAGCGAGGCAGAGGCGAAAACGCACAGCGACGATGGCAGCGATGGCGTCTGCAACACCAACGATGGGTGATGCCGGCCCGACTGTAGCGTGGCCCAAACTGCCGCCCGAGTTGTGGCGCGAGGTGCTCTTGCACTGTCTGTCTGACCGCGATCTCTACGCGTGCCTCTGTGCTGCCCGCTGCTTTCACGTCTTGACGCCGACCGATCTAGAGGCGCGCTTTTATGCCGATGCCACGGTCGAGGGTATGTGCGCTGCGGGGGATCTCATCGGTCTCGAATACGCCGCGAGGCATCAACCGGCCTCGCTGCCGCCAATCGACTGGGTTGCGTGCTTGTACGACGCCGCCCTTTTGGACCGCGACGAGATCATCCAATGCATTCTGAGACGGCCAGATTGCCACATCGACGTTGCCGAGGGTTGGGAACAGGCCCGTGCGGTCGTTGCCGAGACCGGCAACTCCATGCTGCGCGCGCTGGCCGCCTTGGGTATTTTGGTCGCTCCGATCGTCGCCAGCGACGATGTGACTGACAGGATGCGCGTGCGGGACGCCATGCGTCGCATGGACGCTGTGTGGACGCATGCCTCGCCCGACGCGAAAACTCGCTCTGTCGAGCGCTGTTGGCACCTAGGCGGCGCATGGGCCAACCTGGTCATGCGCTTTGTCATCCAGTCAGACATACACTCGCGCCTCCACTGCGTAGGCGCCGTCAAGTGCCTAAACCAGTGCACCGAACCCCAACAGGCTCATGTCACCGTTGGCGATCGTGTAGGTGTACGGTGCGTCGCCGATCAAACCGCGACTTCTGGCCTGTCTGCTGTCTACAAACTCGTCAGCGAGGATCGCCTTGACGAGGCTGTGGGTCTCGTGGTCGACCCACGTGGCGCTGAAACCCCGCTTCCTTGCGATATGTCGGATGCGACCGTCTGCATCGTCAGAGCATCTGCGCGCGCCGGCCGCCCGGACCTCCTCGACGCGCTCGGTTGTTTCGAGGCCGACCGCGTGGGTGGGGCGGCCGCAGTGGCCCAAGAAGGAGGGCAAAATGTGCGTACAGTGGCTTTTTGCGAGGCAGCAACTGCCGGCCACGTTCACATACTGGAGCGCCTTGCAGTGGCGTCGCCCGATCTGGAGGCGTCTATTCGTCAAGTCCATCCGCACATCCTGGCGACTGCCGTCGTAGGCGGGCACGCAGATTGCGCAAGGTGGTTGTGCGAGCGGGCTTTTCCGGCTGCCACCGCCGAGGCGTGGTGCCCGTCGAGGGGCCGCTACGCGTCGGCGCTCTCCTTGGCCCTCGCGGGCCGACGCACAGACGTGGCGACCGTGATTTTCGATGCCGTCGACGGCGAGGCCGCGGCTCATCGGGCCTTTGACGAGGCGGTGTCTGCTGGCGACCTGCGCGCCGCTCGGTACATCCGCGCAGTGCGTTCGTCGCTGGCGTTGCGACCTGCGGCGGCGCGCAAGTCGTGTCTCAAGGATAGGACCGCGCGTATGGTGCTCATCCCGATCGACCACGACTAGGCGGCCCCTCATCGTAAAAAAAAGACAACAATTTACGAAAACAACCATTTTTTTACCATCTGCCGTCCTCTGCGAGACTCTTTTTCTGTTGGTGTGCAGCCCAACAGTTTTCTTTTTTTTTTTAAATTTCTTTTTCCGCCCCACCGGCAGTGGTCGAGTCTCTTTTTTTTGTGTGGTGTGCGGGGGAGGTGCACGCGACAAGGCGGGGCCGAGACGACTCAGAGACGCACCAGACAACCTCCCATTTGTCCAATGGCAATCGGGTTCTTGCTTTCGGCGCTACTCACAAGCCCGACTGTCGGCATGTGCCTTTTTTTTGCGTCGCGCACGCTCGCAGCGCCTCTGGTGGTGGGCGGGGCCCGGCAGGGAGGTTGTGCTGCGCCCGCGTCGCCAAAAGAGCCGACGACAATGTGTGCTGTATTTTTTTTTGAAAAAGACCAACGAAAAAGTGGGGAAAAAAGACGACCGAGGGGGTCTGGGCGCGCCAAGGTCATCCTCTCTCGCATCTTTTTTTTTGACAAGAAAGGGAGCCTCTGGTCTTTTGGCAGGCAACCTCCAGGGCGGCCGCTGTTGGGCGCGCGCGCCGCCAAGACCGCGACCAGAGAGGGCAAAGAAAGAAAACCCATTCCGCCATGTCGACGCCCGCCGAGCAGGTTGCTGTCGCTCCTACCACTGTGGCACCCGCACCCACAACGGCGACGACCACCGTCGTCGCTGCTGCGCCGCCCCGGCGATCGGTGCCGACGGGTTGGATCATCGGCGGCATCGTGGCGTCGCTCATCGCCGCCATGGTGATCACAGCGGTGGTCATGGCCATCGTCTACGAGAACCGACACCGCAGATCCAATGTGACGCCCTCTATGCCTGTGACGCCCTCCACGCCACAGACCGCTGCGGCGCCGCTGGGCGCGCCCCTGCCCGTGGGGCAATATAGGATACGCTGGGCGCCGACGGGTCTGTACCTGGGCATCAACGAAAACGGCAACGTCGCGTCGCTCACTACGCGCGACACCGCGCACACGTGGACCTATGCCGAGGCCACGAGCGCGGGAGGCGTCGCCGGCTCGCTCACCTCGTCGACCGGGCTGCCACTTAGCACCGGCACGGCGACCGCGCTCGTCGGTCCCGTGCCCGTCTATGCGCAAAGTGGCACGGCTGCCGCCACCGGGTCGTGGGTGCCGGCGCGCGATCCTTCGGGTAGCGCCACCCTGCCGGGTACCATCTACAACGTTGCGCTGGGCGGGTGTCTGCGTCCCAATCGCGACGGCGGCGCCGGCAGTCCCGTCGTGTTGGCGCCCTCGTGCAGCGCCACCGAGCGCGGCTGGGTCTTTGAGCCCGCCACGGCCACTGCCTAGTCTTTTTTCTTTTTTTTTTCTTTCGCCCCGTTCCCCCGCCCGACACACCCATCCACGCATCCCTTTGTTCTGCGTCACTTTACCAAAGAAAAAAAAACGCGGGCTGATCGCCGCACGAAAGAGGCGCAGCGTGTTTTTGTCTTTTTTTTTTGGATGACCACTGCGAGCCTCTCCAATGATAATGATGATGATGCGCCCCTTGCCGCGGTGCATGTCGCACCAACAAAGAGGCGAAAGCACCGACAAACACAAAAGGTGGCGCGAGTGCCGTGCAGAAAAGGGTTGCGGTCTTTCGTGGTTTGCGGTGCGCGCAAAAACAAGGAAAATCTGGCAGACCGAATTTTTATTCGTGTGCTGTCGCGCACGGTAAAGTGGATGGTCGCGCACAGGCCACGGGCGTCTTTTCTTTTTTTTTTTACTAAAATGAGGGGCGACTATTGAGGATCGTCGGGGAGCACGTCGTCAGAGAGCGACCTGCCGTCGGGAAAGATCATCTCGTGCATGACCCAGATGGCGTGGTTGGCGAGCGCGGCGCGGAAATCAAAGGCATCTTCAAAGTCGGCGGGGGTGAGCGCAGCAGGCCCCAAGCGTGGGTCGCTGTGCGGGCTGACGTCACCACCGTCACACTGCTGGGTGCAGACGCTCGTCTTGCCATCGGCGGCCATGGCGCAGGTACAAGAGTCTTGCCGCAAAGGTCGGGAAAAAAAGAGAAACACGACAAGAAACACTACGCACGCACAAGAGCCAGAAGGGGCACGCGCCCGAGCGGCCGCACAAACCTTTTGAAAAAAAATGCGTCGGTTTTGCGTGACACCCATACATGTTGATGGGCGGCAAGGCGACCCCGTGACCGCACGAGGGCTTTTTGGTAATTTTGCGTTTTTTTCTTGCGATCATCAGAGTGACGCGGCGACAATTCTCAAAAAAGAGTTTATCGGGATTGCTGGTCGCCGCTTTTTTTGGCTGCGCGTCTGCACCAATATATGAGTGTGCGTGTGTGTGTATGTGGCAGCATCGGACCGATGGCGGTCTCTCGCGGCGCGCGGCAGACTGTGTCGTGCCTGCGGCCAACACTGTGCCGTCTGCGCGTGTGGGCACATCGACGCCAAGGGCCACTGAGAAATCCTTTTTTTTTGTTTGACAAGAAAAAAAGGATAAGGCACAAAGAGATTCCAACACGGCGGAAGCAACTACAAATAAAAAGAAAAAGACAGAGAGGTCACGCGATAAAGTTTTCATGACGCGCGCCTGCAATGGGCTCGGCAGGCCGCATATCAACCTGCCACGCCAAAAAAGGCGACAGCGGCCGGCGGCTGCCCTCATCATGTCGGGTGCCCTTGTAAATCTGGCGATTGTTTATGGCCACCGACACGGTCATCGCGGGCGGAGCGGAAAAGGGTCGAAACATGCGCGTCGAGACCTCCCATCCCGCGAGGTCGCCTTGAATGCCAATGACAATCTCCATTGTCGTCGGATTGTCGGCCGATGGCGCACAGTCAACCGTCACGGTGGCCTCGCCCACCTCGCCGCCAAAGGTCACTTGACGCCGCGGGTCGCACAGGCTTCCCCACACGCGGACGGCGCCGTCGACGGGCTGCTTTGGGAGAAAACACGCTGCAGGGTCGTACCACGGCCCAAAGGAGGCCGCGAGCGTGGCGAGATCGTCTGGCGAGAGTAGATAGGCCAGGCGAGCCACAAGACTGCCCTTGATTTCATCGTCGATATCCGTGTCGAGCACGCGCAGCAGAAAGGCTCCCACGGTCGCGTTGGGCGCCGTAGCCACCTCGGCGTCGATCGAGTCGGGGAGCAGGGCGTCGAGCGCAATTTCCACGATGTGGAGTAATAGGTCCCCATCGGCGCCGAGAAAGAGTGCACACCCGACGAGGTCGGCGACATCGCATTCACCGTCACGGATGGCCGACGGCAGGCGCCGCGCGTCGTAGAGCATATCGACTAGGGTGTGGACAGACGACGCCTCAAAAGGCACGAGTATGTCATAGACCTGCCGGTGATGTGTGCGCCCATTCTCGCCCTCGTAGGCTTGGCTGCGGTCGGACCCGGTCAGGGCAAAGAGGCGCGCAAAGTAGGGCCACCGCGCGAGCACTGCGCGATGGGCAGTGATTGTTTTCGAGACGTCATCGTCACCGCTATCGTCGTCGACGTCGCAGCCAGTCTCTGTGCACAGTCTGACCACGCAATCGCACCAGAGGTGGCGCATCTGGCGCGTCCACGCGGCGGCCTCGGTTGCCGCCCAGGCCGACCACGCCCCTTGGGCCGATGCACTAGCGTGCGGTCGTGGTTGCCGCGTGTCGGCAGCCGTGTCCCCCACAGATCGCTTCCTCATTCTCGCCTTTGGTTTTTTATTGCGACTGTCGGGTCGTGGCCGTGCGGTCGCCTTGTGTGTTTTCCTCGGGCGTCCTGTACGCCCAACAGATGGGCACAAAATGCACTTTTGTCAGAGTCTGTTGTCCCTTGCGATGCCATTCTCTTGCGCGATTGGCGTGGGCTTGTTTTGCGTCGATGGCGATAGTGTGTGCCGTCACCCAAGGGAGACGGGCGGCGACAGCGCGAAAAGAGAGGTGAAACTCTGGATTTTAAAAAGAGACGCCTTTTTGTGCGCCGTGCAGGTCGTCTCTGCTGGCCCCTCTTTGGGAAAGAAAAGAGAGAGAGACAACACGACGTCGAACCTGATTGCCGTGCCGAGTGACCCTTTTTGCGCAGGGCACTTTTTCTATTTTTATTTTCTTTTTTTTCGTCCAGTCAACTCTTTTTTTCTTTCTTTGGGCCTGCTCCGGCTCTGCGGTCGTCGTCGAGGCGCGCGAGGGCCGCGCGGTACCCTCGGCGGCGAGGCACAGCCTCTAGTCTGCAGGTCGACGTCGGGCGATCCGCGCCTCTGCCCTGTCATTGTTATACCGCCAATCGCCCTCTGATTCCGAGTCGAGCAGTTGCTCGAAAAAGTAGTGGTCGCCATAGTCATTGTCGGCGTCTGCAAGTCTCGTGCCGCACGGACAGCCGTTGCTTTCGAGCCACGCACGCACAGCCGAATCAGCACAGTAGGAAACAAGGCCGGGCGTGCACGGTGCGCGATTCGGTCCGTGGAGCCAGGCGACGGCATCTACGTGCCCCTCGTGGGCTGCCCAACATATGGCCTCTCTGGGGCAACGTATGTCAGGGTACCGTCGCCGCAGCAGGTCCATGATGGCCACGTGGCCGCCGCGCGCCGCCCATGCCACAGACATTGAGTCGCACCCGTCATCGCGACGATCGCATAAAAAGCGCACCATCTCCAGGTCACCGTTGGACGCGGCGGATCCGAGCGCATCGGACGACCCTGTCTCGGGTCGGCGCTCTTGGAGGTAGGCGACAATGTCGAGGCGCGCCTCGGACGCCGCCATGTCTAGGCTTCCCGCGGGGAGGTCGACCAGGTGCGTCTCGTCCAAAAGGCGCACCACATCGACGAGCCCCTTGCGTATGGCGCGCTCGATGATCCGGTCTGCAGCGGTACGTACGCTGTCGGGGCTGAAACGGATCAGAAAGGCCAACACGCGTGGTCCGACCATACACTCGACCGCATGCGATGCGCATCTTGCGTTTCTGTGGCACAGCCAGGCGAGGACGTCGGACTGGTCGGCCGCGACAGCGTGAGGTACCAGTTCCAGCACGTCGTCATAGTCGATATCGCCACAGTTCCACGCGCGATCGAGTGCATCCACATTGCCAACGCGGCAAAAATCGGCGGCCGTCGTGCAACCGCGCCATCTTTTGGCGCGTGCTTCGTAGGTCGTGGGGTCGTCCAGGTGAAAGACCCTTGCAGCAAAGAGGCATGCGACAAAATCGCGGTCGCTCAGCCGTCCGAGGATCAAGGAAAGGATCTCGGGCGGCAGTGATGTGATGTCACAACAGGAAGTCGTAGGCCTTTGCTCGTTGTCGGGCATGGGCGCCTTGCGCTTGCGCGTGTCCATCCTTGGCCTCTGCGACAGGGCCGTCCTTTTCCTCCTTTTTTCTTTTCTCCTCTTTTTTGTTTTTATCTCTTGGGCGCTGCCGTCGGTGACGGCCGCCGTATTGTGGAAGAATAAAAGAGGCCGACTTTTGTCCCTCCCGAAAAAAAAAAGAGGCCCGTTTATACGCCATCAAATAAAGCAAAAGGCCAACAAAATTTTTGGGCAATCCCCATTGGAGACTGATGGTGCGAAAAAGGTGCAGCCACGCGCGGGAACAAAAAGGTCGGCCCGTCCCAGAGACGCCCCAAAAACCCACGGCACTTTTGTTGTCAAAGGGGTTGTGCCTTTTTTTTGAGGTCTGTGATTGGTGGTTTGGTTCCCGTCACGATCCGTGCGGGTCAGATTTCTTTTTTTTTTGCGCTTTTCTCTCGGCGGTCCCGGTAGGGACGCGGCGCGAAAAAAAAAGGAGACACAAACCTTTCCGAAAGAACCACAGGCAACGGGCGGGAGCCTTTTTGTTTTTGTCTCTTTGCAGGACCGTTCTTGTCGGCAAGTTGCAGTGGCCGCCATGGATCAGGACCACATGGAGCGAGGCGGGGCGGACAGGGCGGCGTGCCTTGAGGACCTGCCGCCTGAACTTTTGGACATGATCGGCGGCTTTCTCGGGTCGCTGCGCGATCTGGCGGCGTGGGCCGTCGCCACCGGCCTGACCCTACCCACCAAATTGTTTTGCGCGGCCGCGCAGGCTCACGGCCACCACGAGCGTCTCGTCGAGGCGGGCGCGCCGCTCGCGGTCGTCGCCCACCTCTTGCACTGCCACGCACTCTACCCGCACCCGCCCTTGGTGCCTATGGCGGCGCGCGGAGGCCGCGTCGACGTGATACAACACATGTGGTCGGCCGTAGTCGCCACGGATTCGAATGAGGGACTGCGCGTCGACCACTCGTCGTTCAGACTCTCGCCCATCAGCAAAGACGGATGCATGGACGCGGCCGCCAGGGCCGCTGTCGACGCAGACCACAAAGATGTCCTCTGTTGGCTGCTTGCCAAGTGCCGTCAGGATACGCGGTCGTGGTCGCGCATCGACGACACGGTCAAGACGGCGGTCAAGTTTGGCCTCAAAAAGGGCTATGCAGATGTCGTGCGCGAGGCACACGCAGTCAAACACGTATTTAAGTGCGTGTGCGATTCGACGTGTGCGCGGCGTGTGGACAAGGCGGTCGTCGCCGACGACCCTCATGTATTGGCCATGCTCGCCGCGGCCAACTGCCGCGCCGCCGGCAGGGTATCGAACCGTCATCTTGGCAAGGCCGTAGCCCAGGGATCACTCGGCGTCGCACAATGGCTCGCCGGTGTCATTAAAGGACATGTCGTCGTCGATGGCGACTCCATGCAAAAGGCGGCCTCACGCGGCCATGTGGCCACCCTGGCCTTGGCGCACGACAATGGCTTTTGCGAGTGCACGCCTGGTGCGCTTTTGGATGCCGCCGGCGCGGGCCATCTCGACGTCCTCGTGTGGGCAGCGGGCGAGGGCGAGCGCCCACCCGCACGTCCGCTCGCTCCGTGGTACGGCGCGCACCTTGCCTATGCGGCCGCGGCCACGGGCCGACTCGATGTTCTCGAATGGATGGCGGCAAGGCCCGATGCCCACAAGACACTCGGTGTCGGCGTGGCGCGCAAGGCCCTCGTGTCGGGCGCCTGGGCGTGTGCGGTCATGCTCCACGACCGCGGCGTGGCGCCCTTTGAGACCTGGGATGCATTGGCGACGGCTGCGCGACACAACGATCTCCACGTTGTTTGCGTCGTCGCCAAGCGCGGAGGACGCTGCGATGTCGCCACGTGGATCGCCGCTCTCTGTCGCCCCAAGTCTGGCATCATGGCATTTCTATGCGGGCACTTTGGCATCGTCGGCTTGCAAGAGGCCGTCGACGCCGTCGCCGGTCTTGCCTGTGGGCGCGAGCCCGTCGAATGGCTGGCGGCCAATGCGCCAGGAGTGTGCGTGACCCAACTCGTCCAACAGCACACGGCCACCAAAGTGCAAGGTGCCTGGCGCCCCCCGGCCAAGTGCAGTTGCGCCGCGTGCTTGTCGCCCGCAGCCGCCACCTGACCATCCCAACCTACGCTGGCGCCACAGACCGAGAGAGCCAGAAAAAAAAAAGTAAAGAATAGAAGAATAAAAAAAGAGCGGCGCTGGAAAGGAACTGCGCTCCGGCACGAGGCTCTCGATCGTCGGATTGTTCTTTCTGGCGCAGAGTGCTTGGCCTGCGCAACCCACAGGCGCGCTTTGCCGTCCGAGCCTATTTGCGCCCTTTTTTCCAGTGGATTCGTATGCGCATGTTTTTGACAATCGGGTCGCGGAGCGAAACCGGGCGGTTGCCGGCGCCCGCCTTTTTGGCTTTTGCCGCTCAAAACAAAATCGCGCAGCCTCTTTTTGCGTGACTGGGAGATCTTGTGTGAGACCTATTCATGATAGACATGGTGGGCGGACGTGCGGTTATGATTGCTGCCGCTGATCCCGCGTCGTTGTTGTCTGGCCTTCCGCACCGTGCGCTACAGGCAAGCAACACAAGTCGGGGTTTGTTTTTTTTGCGAATAAAAGCCATATGAAAACACAAGAGGCACATTATCTTTTTTCTCCTCCTAGTAGTATGCATAAGGAGAGCGCGACCACGGCGTGTGTGTCGGCCGAGGTACGATGTCAGGGTGTGTGTCGGCCGGGCACAAGAGACGGCAGCCGGTGCGCGGCCGAGGCAAGAGTCGAGCATAGATCCACTTTTTCGTTGCGCGGTGGGCCCGCGTATCGCGTTGGACGGCCTCGTGACACTGGCGTGCGTCAAATGGAAACCCGGCCTGCACGCCCCAACAAAGTGCATCTAGCCGGCCGTGACCTGCAACCGTGGCGAGCGCGTCCACTGTGAATTTGACGCCGCGCTGGCGCAACCACACCAACACGTGATATTGTTCGAATTGGATGGCCGCCGTCACGATGTAGTCGGCGTCCACGGAAAAATCAAGGGCGTCGCAGAGCCAGGCCATGACGTGCGTGTGCCCGCCGCACGCGGCTTCATACATGGCCAGTGTATCGGATGGACACCCATTTGCAGAGGCCCATTGGAGGACGTTGAGGTGTCCGGTGCGCGCGGCGTACCTGAAAACATACGAGTGCCACGAGGCGCCGCGAGCGCACAGCCAGTGCATTGTGTCGATACAGCCCCTGGCGGCCGCGTAGAGGAGTGCCGCGTCGCTCGTCGGACAGCGCTGGAGAAGGAGCCACTCGAGTATGTCGATCCGGCACGCGCCGGCCGCCTCCTCCCAAGTCCGACGCGAGAGTGGACAGCCGCACTCGACGGCGCGCACGAGATCGTCCAAGAGCCCGTTGCGCGCCAGGCCGACGGCAACGTCGTGGTCGACGTGTGGGCACCCGTGCGCAATGGCCCACCATAGGATGTCGGTGTGGCCCGAGTGGGCTGCAGCGGCACACGTGCGGGTGTCCCACGGATAGTCGTGCTCACGCAGCCATCGCACCACATGCATGTGTCCCGCGGCGGCAGCGGCGGCGGACGCCGATTGGCGCCACAAGGCGTCGCTCCGTGCGTGCAGCCAGTCGAGTGCATCGAGATGGCCCATGCCGGCTAGGGCTGCCGTCACCGTAGTGTCGTCGGCCAGGAGACAGTATGTGTAGCCTCGTGCATACAGCCACTCGATGCCCTCTTGGCCGACGCCGTCGGTGACGATGGTGCGCACGGCAGCCTCTGTCAGCAGGCATGATTGTTGGTCACAAAGCCATCGTACCAGCGCGCCGCTGCCGCCCTCTACGGCCGCACGCAGGACATCGCACGTATCGACCTCTACATCCCAGCAATGGGCGTGGCCGCGCTCTTTACCGCCTTTGCCGCTGTCGCCGTCCTCGTCTTTGTCGCGACCGAGAGCGTCGCTGTCGCCGTCGTGGCTGTCGAGACGACTGTGTTTGCCTGTGCAATGTGCGATCGGTTCGTGCGCATCGGGAGGCTCTGGTGTTGCCGGCCACGCGCGACGGACGGCATCAAAGTCGCCGCGACGGGCCATCTCCACGACGTATTCAGAGCGGGTCGGGGCAAGGCGCAGAGGTCGCCGGTAGATGTTGTCGGCGAGCGCGCGCCACAAATGGCACACGCGACGCACGTTGACGAGATCAAAGTCGTCGAGTGCGGTGAGCACGAGATCAACGATCTCGGTCGGTAGATTGTCCCACGCCGCCGCCGCCGCCCCGTGGAGGCGTGGCTTTTTGCAGGGCCGCTGTTGCACATGCGCCTCGTCGTCGCCACCCATCATTTTTGGTGCGCCTTTTTTGTGCTCGGTCTTTTTTTCACTTTGCCCTTTGGGGCTCCCTTGGATGCCGCTGCAACCCTGCCTTTTTTTTTCAACGCAGTGGGCTTTGTCACTCTGGAGAAAGACGCCAGCCGACCGGTGCGGCGCAAAAAGGCGGGGGTCGCAGTGGCGCCGAGAGGCGGCCCATCTGCGCAAAGAAAAAAAGAGAGAGACAACTAAACCCGCAACGGGCCAATCGCAGTTGCCGTCCAGTGCAAAAGAATTCACAAAAATTCACAAAAAACCAGTGGGCCAGTAAAAATCGACCAATTCACGCCCCCCCCCCCTGTCATTTGCAACATTGGCGCCAACCACTTGCCAGCACAAAGAACACCCACACCACCACGAAGACGACACAGCCGACGACTTGCGCGCGTCAAGCGCGTTGGACAAAGAAAAAAAAAGAGCGCCACAGGTTTTTGGATGACCGAGACGACCAAGCGCCAGCGACACGGATCGTCGCCTCTCGGCTTGTGGGCGACTTGTGGACAGACCCAGACCAAGCGTCGCTGTCTCGCCGCGGGCGCAATGTGCGATGATCATGTTGACGATGATGTCAACGATGACCGCACCGTCGACGATCGCGGTGACCTTGCCCGCGAAAACAAGGCCGACAACCAGCCCACCCTCATTTCGTTGCCACCCGAAATGCTGGCAGCGATTGCCGCCCATTGCCCAATTGACGCGTTGGTGCGTCTACAGCGGACGTCGCACGCCCTCAACGCGGTCGCCTCGCAGGCGCTCGACTGCCGCCGTAGCCGGGCCATGGCGACAATCAGCATACGGTTGCATCCGTGGATGGCCGGTCACTTTTTCGACGACAATGCCGACGCCGTCGGGGTCCTCCTGATGACTGGCTGCATGCGTGAATCCATGTGCTTTTCCGGCGGCGACGACTGTGTGTTTGATTTCGACGCCATACGCACCGGCGACGGACCCTTTGACTGTGAGGTGCACGGTCGCGGCGCCTTTCTCACCGTGTCGCCCGTGGGGCTCGCCATATGGCTTGGTGCGGCCAATGTCCTGGATCTCTTGGCGCACACCACCATGCGCCGCGGCCACACGCGCCACTCGTTGTTGGCAGCAGCCGCGAAAGCCGCCGATCGTGCTCGTCGGTGTGGCCGTGCCTATCCCCTGGGCGCCGTAATGCACACTGTCATTGGCATGACGCCGTCCACGGGCCTGCTGCGCCGCTTTTTGCCGGTGCGTCTCTATGAGGAGCCGCCTCTGGTCTCGCTCCTCCGGGCCACGCAGGCGGCCGCTAGCGTGATCGCCCTGGGGAGTGTTTTGCCCTTTGACTTGCATTCGACCGGGGTCGGGCTGGACAGCACCGTCGCGGCACTTGGCGCATCGATGTGGCAGTTAGAGCGTCTTGTGGACCGTGCATGTGGCGGTGTGGCCTATACGGCGCAAGAACGCACCAGGGCTCTCTTCCTGGTGCTCGCCGCCGTTCAGCGAGTGCAACTGGCGCGTGGCGTGCGCGCCCTCGTCGGCGCCGGCCTCGGTCCCGATGTGGGCAGCCGCGGCAGCACTGTACGAGAGACCTTTTTCGGTCTGGCCTCGCAGGAACCGCCCGAGGACCACGGTGGCGACGTCGACCCGGCAATCGCCATTGCCCATGCCACGTTGGCTTTACTGACGATGATCCTTTGCGACCACGGTCTTGTCCCCTCCTGACCCCGTGCGGCCCGACGCCTCACGAAAAACCCGTACCGTGCGCTCTGTTTTTTTGTCCTTTTTTTTTTCGAGTAAACAAAAAGGCATCGAGACACCTTTTTGTGGTTGCCGGTGTCTTGTTTTCGATGGCCCTTGTGCGTCTCCTTTTCGGCGGGCGCCCCCATTAGCGCCTTTCGTCGAATCGGCGGGCCGCCTCCGGGACAACATCGATTGGCCTATGGGGCGCCAACAAAAAACAAAGCAGATACAAAAAAAGAAGAGAAACAAGACAAAAGGGACTTGCAACAACGGCGACACGACGCACAAAACAAAACAAAAAGAAAGACGAGCACACTGCGCACCAAGCAGGGCCGACAGAGGGCTCGCGATCGTCCCCTCTTTTTCTTTGGTGCACACGACCAAAAAGTCGGCATTGGGACCGACCATGACCAGGCTCTTGGACCTGCCCGACGAGTTGCTCTTGGCCATTTTGCGCCGTGCCGCGCCGCATACCACATGCATGCGTTGGCTGGCTGCCGGCGCGAGGACCTGCCGACGCATGCGTCCTCTGTGGGACGACGATGCCCTGTGGAGACCTGTTTTGGCGCGCGCCGTGGGCGACGGCCCGGCGTCGGCGCCGTGCGCGGGCTCGTCCCGTAAACATCTCGTGCGCCTCTTGCTCACGTCGACCGTCAAGATCACAGTCAATCTGGTGCGAGACGACTTGGTTCCGGCTTGTACCTTTGACGGCACGAGGCTGACGACGCCGCCCAGTGCGGCTTGCCTGCGGCGGTTGCGCGTGCCGCTCATGCACGCTCCCACCTTGCCCATGCTGGCCTTGCGCGCGGCAGGTGCATTTTTCTGTTGCCTTGGGCGGTCGCACGTCTGGCTGGCCGACCGAGCGGTGCCGCCGCGGCCGCCTTTGCGATCATATACTTTTCTACGGCCCATTCACATTGCCGGCGCAAGCGTTGCTCTCTATCCCGACGACGCGCTGTGGTGGTGGCACCCACGGCTACAAACGGCCACGTCGCCGACAGCCATTGGCGTGCATCTTGTGATTGCCACTGCCGAGGTCGTGCCGGCCGCGCGCGCGGCCGGGTTGGGACCGCCTGCATACGATGTCGTGCCGGTCGATGTTCCGACGTGCCTGGTCGGTCTCGCGCAACGGGCGCCTATCGATGCGCCCTTTCCCGTCGCCTGGTATGCGCCAGGGTCGCGCATCGCCCTGCGTCACCTGCCCGGCTGCGCCTGTCGGTAGATTCTGCAGACGTCCGGCCCAACTCGTCCTTTTTTGCCCCTCGATGCGTGATCCCGCTTTTTTTCGTCGCTTATGATCGCAATCAATATATTTTTATGTTTTATTTTTCCTTGTCTGTTGTTGTTGCGCGCGTCGCTGCTCGGCCCTGCGCGCAGTGGACCGCATTCTCTGGCGCTGTTGCGACAATCCGCCTGCCGCATCCCGACAGCGGGCAAAATGCACAAAAAAGTTGTCAAAGAAAAGAAAATCGGTATAGTGCGTCCGGTATCGGCTGCATCTCAACCGACCGTCGGTCGTGTTTTTTCCTCCCTATTTTTTTGGCGGCACTGCAGCGGCCAGCCGGCCTTTTTGCCGCGCCCGACATCAAAAAAACCGCACCATGCAAGGAGGTGGCCGTCGCGCGAGGGAAGGCAGGAAAAAAGAAGGCGGCAGCAATGGTCACGCACAAAGATTCCGAAATGAATCGGCACTTGCAAAATGCACGTGTCACAAAAAAGGAAAAGGCAACTGGCGGCCAATGCAAAGAGGCACTGCGCCACTGTCGACATTTTCATGGATGATTAAAAAGGCGAGGTTTTGATGGATTTTAAGAAGGAAAAAAGACCAACGCAAATGCAACACACTAGCGCCACGGGGCCACAACTTTCTCTTGCGACGCTTCCGCTGGAAATCATCGAGCACGTCCTGGCGGCGTTGGCCGTCGACGGCGACGATCTTTGCATGGACGATGTCGCACGATTCGCCCTGGTCAATTGCGACACGCGGGACATTGTCTATCGGACCCCGTTGCCCACGGTCGCGGCCGGACGACTCCCTCGCCGTCTCTTTGCCCATGGAATGGCTCGGCCGACCCTGGGCGACGCGCTCGACTATATGCGCAAAATCGGTAGATCACGAGGCGCCGGGTTGACGCGGTTTGCGGCAGCCGTTGAGATTGGCCGTCGGTCCGTCATCCATGCCTATGTGATGTGGACTTGGACGACCAAGGTCAGGCGCACACAGATCCCCAGTGGCGCTTTGGGCCCAGGGGCCGCGGAGCCCACGGCGACCACGCCCGCGTCCCGGACGGGACCGAACGGGCACACCCCAGCAACGCGCGGCAAGCCGTCCATTTTCGGTGTGCACCTGTACGCCACCGCCACCTGCAAGGATTATGCTTTGGTGAGCCCCGAACGAGCAGCGCTCTACGCTCACTGGGCCGTGCCGGTTGGGAGACCACATGACCCCGACGGCGTGGACAACCCAGAGGCGCTGGCCCCGCTGCTTGCCAGCGCCGGCGCCGAAATGATCGGCAGCATCGAAGGCAGCGAGTTGAGCAGTGGGTTCGGCCTGCGCACAGAAGACGTCGAAAACTGGCTCTTTCGGGCGCGCGTGCCATACGGCGACACGTTGCCCTGCTGGGTGCCCGACGAGGATGGCGCACGACCGCCGCCCTCGGCAGTGAGGGCGCTGGCTCGGCCCGATTCGCTCAGCATGCTGCTGGAGCAGATCGACTTTTTCGTCGGCCACTATGTGAGGCACGATTGCGCGAATTTCGCCGTGCGCAACCACGCCTTTTCCCCGCGCATCGGCGACTTTGTCGGCGCGCGCCGGGTCTACCTCGTGCCGATCAAGGGTCCGTCGCATTTTTCGGGCCTGGGCCATCTGGGCATTGTCGTCATCCACTAGCAACAACCGCATCGGCCTCGTTGCCTTTTTTCGTCCTTTTGTTGCAGTGCCTCTTTTTTTCCTCATGCCTTTTGGCGCGACGGCCACCAGGGCACAGCCGCGGCTGGCCTAAAAAAAGAAGTGTTTCCAACAAAAATCTGTATCTTTTTCGTGCAAGGCCTAGGGCACCGGGGGATGGAGAAATGGCTGGCGTCGCCGCGCCCGCCCCGGCATCCTGCGCACAACCCCGATCGTGGCTGCGTGTCTTGGGCCAAGATTTTCCTTTTTTTTCTTTCGTATGCCTTTGGCGATGGCGTGAGAAAAAAAGGACGAGCCAAAAAAAGGGACGCGTGGGCGCAATCAATCAACAGACAGGGCAGAGGGAAAAAACACGCCGTGCGAGCGTGCCGAAAAGAAAACAACGGCGCGCAGACGCGCGAGTGGCCGAGGCTTGCGAGTACAGCCGCACCAAGGAGCCCACAAGCAGATGGCATCATCCCCCCTCCCACCGACAACCCTTGCCGCACAGTCGAGACCACTCATGCCCACGCCGTCCAACGACGCCCCGCCGCCGCCGACTTTTGCCGCGTATGCCTTGAAGCGGCTGCGCAACCCCCTCGACGCCCTCGGTCTCGCCTTTGTCTATGCTCTTTTCTTGCTGGTTGGCGGCTGGGTGCCGCTGGCGGCCGGCCACGTCGTCGTCGGGACCGCACTAGGAGTCCTCTCTCGGCTGCCCGGTTGTGCATGGACGGCACGCGACCCGACGGCGACGGCCCTCTCGGCGGGCCTTCCCGCCCTGTTGCTCTTTGTCGGTCTCTTGCGTTGCGACTATGGACGTCTCCATGCTGCCTGGCGCGCATCTGCACACACCCGCCGTCTGTCGCCGTGATCCTCTTTTTTTGGTACGTGCGTGTGTGGGTGCGGGTGCGGGTGCGAGTGATGACGCCTGTCTCTCGACCCGTGCGCTCGCCTGTGCGCACCATTCCCCCTGACTCCTCTGCGATCGCCCTCTGTCACTCTTCTCCTTTTTGCGCGCAGTTCTTTACATAAACAAAAAAGGTTCCAAAGTTTGGACCAATCGTACGCATGCATCGCGTCGACAATGCCGGCACAAAAATACGGGAAAGGGCAAGAGGGCTCTGCACAGCACTCTCCCTGTCTACGGTGCCGTCACACCCCCACACGCACGCACATAGAAAAACAAGTTTCCACTGGCGCTTTTGTTTGTCGGCCTCGGTGAAAAAGGGAGATCCTTTTCTTTTATCCTCCTCGTGGGGGAGCGACCGAGCAGGAGCGACGACGCGAGGCGAAAGCCTCGGACCCAAAGAGACGATAATCCCATGGAATGTGACGGCGACGACGAGCAGCGAGCCATGCAAGTCGAAATCGCCGATGGCGACGCTGACAGTGCCGAGGACGATTGCGCTCAAGAACAACTCGACCGTTCTGACGATGGTGGCGAGGGCGGGGAGGACAACCAATGCGACGGCGACGATCGAGGTGCCGACGAAAGCGATGCCCGCGGCCGCCTGAACGTAGAGGCAGAGGTGGCGGCGCTCCGTGCCCTCTGTCACTTGGCGCGCGAGGGCACACCGAGGCCCGAGCAAGAGGCCGAGTTGGCGCGGCTCAAGGCCGGCGACGTCATAGGGGACGTGCGGTTGGGCGACGTCGATCCGGCGCACGGCCACTATGTGGATGTTCGAATGATCGAGCGCTATGAGCGCATGTGGTCGCACCTGGCCGCCAGCGAGGCGTGCACAGCACACATGTCGACCGTGGCCAGTGGGTGGCCGCCGACACTGGCCGACGTCGAGCAGGCGTACCGCGACCTCGATGGCGCCTACCGGCGGCGTTATCGAGGAGGCGACCATACCGGCGGCGAGGACCCATCGCAGGCGCTAATCGTCTATCTGGTTGCTGAAGCCCGCGCGGGCTACTGGAGTCCCGGCGACATACTGGTCGACGCCCTGGTTCGGACCCTGGAGCGATCGGCGAGCACCATGATCGCCTCGCGGCACTGGCCGCACTGTCCCGATCCCTTTGGCGGTCGCTCGGTGCCGCGCCACGTGCACGGGTCCGCGTGTGTGTTGTCGGACGAGATTGACGTCGACTATTTTGTGCTGGTGGCGCGTCGTTCCGACACTGCCGAAGCCGTTCTGGTGGCGGTCCCGGAGGCTGGGAGAGCGCATGCGATCGCCGCCGCCTCGTTGCTCCACGGGTCACCCCATGACCGTGCCGCGGCCTCGATGCCCGTTGACGCCGCCGGCACGTGCCGCTGCGTGCGCCCTTGTGCGTCCATGCTACCAGCCTTTCTGGGTGCCGTCGCCACCGTCTTGCGCAAGCCCGCGTCCGCGTTGCACCCCGAGGACGGCATCGGAGAGAGGGACGTTGCAATCGCCGACGGCGCGCGGCATGTGTCTTTTGCCGTACAGGCCATACCGTCGCTGTACGACGCGCCGCGCGGCGTCATCCAAGCCCTCCACGAGATCGACGACGGCCCCTACGCGTGGCGCCAGGCCGAGCAATTGTGCGGTCTGTGGATCGAGCCGGGCCAACTCGCACTCGCCCTCTCTCTGGCCGCGGGCGCGAGGGCGGCCACCATGGTCGACCCGCCCGCCTCGTCGCTGACCGATATGGCGGCGGCGGCCTACGAGGGCCCGCTCGACGCTCCGGGCATGTGTGACGAGGCCAAGGCGCTTGTCGCCACGCGGATCTGGCGACGTGTGTGCTCCACCGCTGCCGATGCCATGGGGCGACTGCCGGACGGCGAGCGTCTCATTGATGTCGCCCTGGCGCTCGGCGTGGCGCCCACGGACGCCGAGAGGGCCGTGCCCGAACTCTTGTGTGGGCGTCTCATCGAGCCGGCTGTGCGGGCCATGGTGCGCGCGCGCGGTCTCGGCATCGTCACGGATGTCCAAACCATGGACGCGCCAGACCGTCGAGTTCTGGACGTGCCGGCGGTCCAGGCCATGGGCGTCGCTGCGAGGCTCGCGCCCGATGACGACCCCACGTCGAACGGCGTCATGGTGCTGGCTGATGTGATTGCCAGACAGGGCGGTCGCGTCGATGTCGGGCGCGACCTCGCCAGCAGCCACCACCTTGCCGAGGCACTCACGCGCACGCTATGGCCCTCGGCCTCGCCCGACGAGCGGGCCGCATGGGCAAGGCTCTACGCCGCCGATCCGACCTCGCGGCCCGACCCCACCGACGTGGCCCTCATGGAGGCGCTGGCTTTGCGCATGGGCATCGCGCTGGGCGACCACCACCGAGCGACGGCAGGCGCCCTCTGCGGCCTCTTGGCCCTGGCCGTACACTGGCCGGCGTAAACACTTGTCCGCTCTTTGTTAATGTGTCACTCCTCATACCCACGCTGTCCTCCAAAGACATGTCTATGGTGTCGTCGCGGCAGGTCTCTCGCTCCGGCCTCTTGGGCAGAGCAGGGCGAAAGAAAAAAATGGAGAAAAAATAATTTTTACTGTCTCATCATTTTGGGCACTTTTGGGCGTGGTCGGCCTCGCACCAAGCACGCTCCCTGGTCCTGATGGCCCCGTCGCCCGAGGCGCACAAAAAACCTGGGGATCGCAGAGAACGGGAGCGCCGCCAGGCAGCAGCATCCGACAGGTCCGGTCAAGGAAAAAAGAGAAAAAAATCGAAAAAATTAAATAGGACGAGTGCGTGTGCTCTTTGGTAGTGCGTTGGTGCTGGTTCGCGGCCAATGCTCCAGCGAAAATGGGTCGGCCCGACCGCGGCCGGTTTGGCCTCTGGCGGGGATCGACTTTGGCGCCGGCATCCTAGGAACCGCAGACAATTCATGACACATCAACAGTTTGCGAATAGATTGCGCATAGCGTGCACAGCCAGTTGCATTTGCCCCATCGGGTCCGTGCATTCTTGGTACACGATTTTATTTCTACAACCCGAGAAAGGGCGACATTGTCGAGTTTGATCTCCACCAGAGGCCGACTTGACCGTGATCCGGCCAGTCGACCCAAAAACGGCAGCCAACCGCAAAGGTGCGCGCAATGGGCGCGACATCAGGCGCAGCCGCTTGCCTCCTCTCACTCCCCGCCCCCAATCTCACAACTATTTCCGTGGCGCGCAATTCTCTGCCGCCACAGTAAATTTGAAAAACATAAATTTGTTTGTGGATTGTCGTTGGCCATGCGAAATAAAAAACGAAACAGGATTGGACAAGTTCGATATTTGTCAGCGGCCGCGCAACCTGTGGGTCGCAGAGGGCCATCGAGTGCATGTGCCCTGTGGTTCGCAGCCTGATCCTCTCACTCGCCAGGATTGGCTGTGCGGGTTTGGAAAAAAAAAGAAGGGGGAGCGAGGGCGCGGCGGGAGGTGTCCACGCGCGCGCCCACAGAGCCGGTCCGACGACAGCGCACAGAGCCAATCTGACCACATGAGCCGAGGACGTACGAGGCGCCGTCGCGGATCGACTCGCCAGGGGCTATGCTACACCATTCAAGAACCCGTCTTTTACGACCCGCGGCTACCGTCGCCCTTTGACGACCTTCCCGACGAGATCGTCGTCGCCATCGTCGTCGCCCTGGGCCACGACCTGGCATCTGTGGCGCGCTGGGGATCGACGTGCAAGCGCCACCATGTGCTCGCGATGGACGCGGCCGTGTGGCGCCGGCTGTGCCATGTCCGCTTTGGGCCGGCACTGCATCGACGCTTTCTAGATGTGGGCAAGGACTGGCGTTGGCTTTACGAGGCGCAGGCGCGCGTCGGTAGTGGTAGTAAACGACGCGGCCCACAGACGGGCGCCGCGCTGGTCCGCGTCGACGGAGCCCAGTGGGTCTATTGGGGCGACCTCCTGGACGGCTCGCCGCACGGATACGGAGTGGCGTTGGCGACACCGCTCAACCGTCTCCGTTGTCCGGTGAGAATTGCAGCCGACGGCTTTGTATACCGGCCACAGGACCGCTACGAGGGCTACTGGAAACGTGCCAAGCGGCACGGGTACGGCGTCGCCGATGTGGGCTATAACGGCGCCACCTATGACGGTCACTGGAAGGCCGACAAGTACCACGGTCACGGCGTTTTTGTGCGACCCGACGTTGACGTGTACGAGGGCGCATGGGAGGCGGGCGTCAAGTGCGGCCATGGACGTGTGGTCCACCAGGGCGGCGACCGCTATGAAGGCGATTGGCAGGCCGACTGTCCGCACGGCCATGGCACCTACACGTGGGCAGACGGCACGTTCCATGTGGGCGCATGGGAAAAGGGCCTGCGCCACGGCCGCGGAGTCTACACAGACGCCGACGGCGATCGGTACGAGGGCGACTGGCAAAGGGACGAGATCCAAGGTCCCGGTTCCATGATCCATGCCGACGGCAGCCGCTACGAGGGCGACTGGAACCATGGCAGGCGGCATGGCTATGGCTCACACACGGTCACCAGGCAAGGACGAGTCCACCGATACGACGGACAGTGGCAGCGTGGTGTGCTTCACGGCTATGGCGAGGATGCCAGTCCCGATGGCACATACCGCGGTCTCCACCACTGTGGCAAGAGGCACGGCTATGGCGTCATGGTGTTTCCCGACGGCGCGGTCTACGAGGGCCAGTGGGCCGACGACGTGCCGACGGGCTACGGGACGCTGCGATGCCCGAGCGGCCACCTTTACCGCGGTTGGTGGGCCGAGGGCCTGATGTCTGGGCAAGGCGTCTGTCGATGGGACGACGGCAGCGAATACGCGGGCACGTTCGTGGACGACAGGCCGTGCGGCGCCGGCGTCTACGTCCGCTGCGACGGAGAATGCTGCACAACGACCGAGGACGCCGCGGGTGCAATGCACGCGCTCATCACGCGGTCCGACGGCTTTCGGTACGAGGGCGGATGGGACCCATCTGTGGGGTCGTCTGGCCACGGCACCTGCACTTATGGAGACGGGTCGCGCATCGTGGGCGTATGGCGCGGCGCAGCGGCACTCGACGGCGAGATTGTCTCGCATCGCACCGTCGGAGGGCCTTGCGCAACCGATTCGCCCTGCGAGGCGTGTGGGGTCATGGCGGAAAGGCCTCTGCCAAAGAGTTGACGCTGCCGCCCCCTAACCTCACTAGATGGTTTTCCTTGTTCTTTTCTTTTTTTTTGGATGTCGCCGGGCGCTTCTGCCCTTTCCTATCGCCGATGCAAACAAATGCATTACGCCCTTTTTATAATGAATGTTTTTTCCCAATAAAAAAGCGTCATTTTGGCAGTCTCTTGTGGAGAGTCATGGCGCAATCGATTGTCTCGTCCCGACATTGCCGAGAGGTTTGGGTCGGACCACCGTCAGGCGGCCAGCGACGGCAGGTCATGATTGCCGCGCAATCATGTGCGTGGCGCTATCCGCGAGGCAGATTACGATCGCGGTGTGAGCACGCTGCTTGAAAACCCGCCCGGTTCAAGACGACGGGACGAATCCTGACCGACGGCTTGTTCTCCCCAATTTTCACCCAACCGTAATCCTTGGGCCGTATTTTTCTAAATATGCATTGTGGAAAAATGAAAAGAATGGGACGTTGGCGCGGCATTGAGCACGACGCGCACGCGGCGCTCGATGGACGCGGTCCAAAAAGAAATAAAAAAAATGAAAGGAAAAAACGGCCCGAGTGCACGCCTTGATGGTGCGGTCCCTTTTTTTCCTCTCTGGTGCAGCGGCCACCAAGACAGTCGTGGGCCAACGGTGAGAGGGCACGAGTGCGTGGCGGATGGCGTTGACGCCCGGCGGCCTGCCGCTAGGCGCGTGCCCCGCTAGTCGAGCAAGAGACCGCGCGACCGGAGAAACAGAAAGGCGTCGAGCGTGCCGACGTCGCCCAAGGCGGGTCCGGGACCGTGGCCCCAGAAACTGCGGTGCGCCGCGTCCCTCTGGTGGGCGCGCGCCGACGACACGGGCCGCGGCCTCCACCAGCGCCGCCACGCCGTCGGCGCTACGGGCGGTGCTGTCTCGCCAGAGCCTCGTGCCCACACAGCGACGCCGGGCCGCGCCGCGCGGCCGGCCTCGGCGAGGCTCTCGGCGCACGACCGACCGTCGACACGCGCCAGCACATAGGCCAACGCACCGGCCAGACCGTTGGGCGACGGTTTGAGTTCGCCCCAGAGTCGGACGAGCGTCGACCACGGATCGATGGCATGTGCCAAATCATCCACATTGCCGCCGGCACGGGCCATGTCGGCGGCGAGTCCTTCGAGGGCCAGCGTGAGACGCTCGGCGATGGCGGCCGTGCGACATGCGACGAGTTCCTCGCACGCGACCGACGCCAGCGTGTCGGCCAAGGCGCGCCACGATTCTCCATGATCGACTGCCGCGTGCGCGACGGTCATGGGACCAAAGAGTGCGGCCACGCCAAACACAGCGCGCATGTCGCGGCAATAGGGGTCTGAATAGCGCGCCATCTGGTTCAAGAGCCGTTTGCCATCGCCGGCCGTCAGGGCAGTGTATTGTGCGGCCGCGCCGTCGCCAATGGGATCCACCATGCTGTTGCCCATGTGGTCGCGCAGCCAGGCGACGGTACGGACGGCCCGGTAGGGGTCCCACGACACACGCACGTCGGACCGATGGTCGTCGTGCGGTTCGACCACGGCGTCGCAGGCCACGGAAGAGGCATTTACGTGCCAGCCGCGAGACACGCACAACGACAGACACCACGCCAGGGCTTTGGTGTTACCCGCTGCGGCGGCCATGCCCGTTAGGGCCTCGATATTGGTCTGCGGCGTGTCTTTGGTGCCCATGGCGGATTCGCCGGCACACGCAACAAGAAATTCCAACACGCGCGTGGCGCCGTGGACGACGGCCGCCTGCGCCGCGACCGCGATGCACGGTCCGTCGTCGTACCGCCGGCCCATCCGTTTCACCAGCGCGGGCGGTGCACCACCTGTCCATCCATGCAGCCGACCTACGTCAGAGAGTGCGTCGCTGATAAACTTGTGCAGCACGCCGACGGCGTCGTGCGTGCCGACAACTTTCCACAACTGCGGGTCGGCAAAAACGCTCTTGTTGCAATCTCCCGCGAGCACGGCGACGGCGTCGACACAGTCGGCGGCGACGGCATCCCGCAGAGCACAGTGCTTGCCAAAGTCGAATCCGGGCACGCTGGCGGCGACCCGCTCCACCAAGGCCATACCGCCAATCTTGACTGCGGCACCGGCCACAGTCTGTAGGTTCTTGCGGACAGCGCTTTCGCGCTCGTGGTGCGGCACATTGTTGACGGCCTTGTTCAGTCCATCCGCAATCGCATAGTCGACCAGGTCGGGCGAGCCGGTAGCCAACAGAGCCAGGGCAATGTCGAGTGGACGCAACCACCGCTGCCCGAAGATCGGATCGTGCGTGGTGCCTGCGTGGGTCAGGCAAAAGTCGACGAGGGCCTCGGGCGTCTCTGGTGCGCCCGGCAAGCGCGGCCATTCGATCAAGACCACTGATGCGCGCACAAGCCGTCCGCGAGCCTCTTTCAGGCTATGCCGTTCGTCGTCGAGATCGGCATAGGCGACGCCCAACGCCGGATCGACGGGGCCTCCAGTTGGCGCGCCAGAGATAACATCGCGCCACAGGCGGCACACGCGGCGCGCACAAAAGCGCCATTGCGCTGGAAGATGACCCGTGAGGATCTGCGTCCACACCTCGGTCGGCAGACGCGATTTGGCGGCCTTTGCCGCGCGGCGCGTCCTCGATCGCACGCGTCGCTTGGGGCGCGATTGTTTTTCATGATTGCCGTCCATCGACCGCCGCGTCCTCTTTTTCGCGCCGTCTGCTTCCTGCGTATTTGCGATTGTTTTTTGTAGTATTTTTTGACGTGTTTTTGTTTGCGACGGGCACCTTGAAGAATACAAAGAAGAAGACGCGGGCCCGTCTTTTTGTTCTGTTTTTGTTGTTGTTGCGGTGAGCCCCACCCGCAGAGGCGCGTCCAGAAAGCGCGCGCGCGAATTGCGACAAATGGAAACACAGCACGTTGGGTCTTTGCTTTTTTTTTCGTGACGGGCCGCTGCCTCTGGTTGCACAGCGCCCCGCATTCCTTGGCCGACAACATATCTGTTTTGTTTTTTGGTTGCCGCGCGGCGACGACCCGGCCAAAAAAAGGTGGGCGCTCGCGAGTGGCTCTGCCCCTCCCTGCACGCTGCGACGGCGGTGCTCGCGGCTCGTCTTATTTTTTCTCGTTTTTTTTCCACTTTTTTTTTCTCCTATTTGAGCGGGGCGACACCAACGCAGCATATCTTTCTCTTGTGTTTATTGCGAGGAGCAAAAACCAAAAAAAAAGAAAACAAACAGGGCGATCGGGGAGGCATCGGCTCTAGCGGCCCGTCGAGCCAAAGCCGCCGGCACCGCGCTCGGTCTCGTCCAACGAATCGACCCACGCGGGCTCGGGTTGGGCAATCTTTTCGATGAGCAACTGGGCGATCCGCGTGCCCCCGCCCACGACGTGATCGGCGTCGGTATGGTTAAAGAGCATGACGCCAACCTCGCCTCGATAGTCGGCATCGATGACGCCGGCGCCGACGTCGATGCCGGCACGGGCCATCGACGAGCGCGGCGCCACACGCCCGTAATAGCCCGCCGGTATGGCCACGGCCAGTCTGATTTGCACCTGTGCGCGACCGCGTGCCGGTACGGTGGTTGTCTCGACAGCCCACAGGTCGTATCCGGCGGCGCCCGGTGTGCCGCGCGACGGCAGGACAGCACTAGCGTGCATGCGTTTGCATTTGAGCATTGCAGGATTATCGTCGACGTCGTCACCGTCAGTGGGTTCCGGCCTCGGACGCTTGCGCTCGCCCGTCACTACGGGGACGCCGCTGTCGAGTGCGTCGTCGTCGCGTGCCGCATGGTTCAAAGACGCCTGGGGCGTCCCGGTCGCAGAGATGCGATCAAAACACGCGGGGTCCGAATCGCCCAGGGTGGACGACGACTGCAGGGGAGATGACGGCGATGCCATTTTTTTTCTTGTTCTCGGCCTGTTTTGCCGTCGTTGTTGCTGTTGTGATTCTTGTCTGCACCGCGACACAAACAAGAGGACCGACGGCTCGCGAAAGAAAATGTGCTCAAAAGGGGCCAAAATCGGCGCGAGAAAAAAAAAGAGGCAGCCAGTGCAAGGCGCGAAGGCGCCCGGCAGCCAATGCCGACGCGCACTTTTTTTTTCGTCTACCGCAGCGTCTCTCGGCGCGGTGCCAAAAAAAACACGGGCCCCAGCAAAGCCGCTGGGACAGCACGAGACCAAAAAAAAAGGGAGCCCTGTATCTGCCCTTGCGGGCGCTCACTTTTTTCGGGGGCGACGGCACTGCGATCCCAGACCTTTTTAGGATTGGTCGATTTGTTGCAGGCATTTTGTTTGCTTGGCCAGCATCAAAATGAGCCGGCGGCCGACGCCATGGCCGTCGCTCTTGAGGCCTCGAAAAAACACACAAACACACACACACACACACACACACACACATACACACACACAAAAGACAAGAGGCGCATTGAAAAAGAAAAAAGAGGCCACACTACACATTCGGGGGACGGGGGAAAAAAGAATAGTAGAGACACTGATGGAAGGCACGATAGAATGGGACATGGATGTGGTGGACGTAGCGCCGACGGCGTCGGGGTCGCAAATGAAAAAGGCACCAACGTGGTCGGCGACGGCGGTGACAACGATCACCGTGGTTACGCCGCGAGGCCGACGCACCACAACGACCGTGTCAGACGGGAGCGCCGAGACGCAGCCGCGTCACGCCTACGTAACGGTACGCGGCGACGCCGACTTTGGCCTCCCGTGGATCGAAAAGTACCGCCCGACAGTGCTCGACGACATCGTGGGCAACGAGCACGCCGTTGCCTACCTCAAGGCGCTGGCCGCCGACGGCAACATGCCCAACCTCTTGCTGGCGGGCCCGCCCGGCACGGGCAAGACCACGAGCATCGCGTGCCTGGCGCGCGTGCTCTTGGGCGCGGCCGCCGACGAGGCCGTGCTCGAACTCAATGCGTCAGACGAGCGCGGCGTGGACGTCGTGCGTAGAATCATCAAGCATCACGCTTCGAAAAGAATCGACCTGCCGCCCGGCCGCCACAAGGTGATCATCCTCGATGAGGCCGACTGCCTTACGTCGGCGGCCCAGCAGGCCCTCCGATCGACCATGGAAAAGTACACCAACACGACGCGGTTTGCGCTGGCCTGCAACACGTCGTCGATGGTCATCGAAGCCCTCCAGAGCCGTTGCGCCATCTTGCGCTTTGCGCGCCTCACCGACGCCCAGATCGCCGCGCGTCTGCGCGAGATTATCGACGCCGAAAAGGTCTTTTCCTTTTTCTTTACCAGTGCGCTGCTCGCGTTGCCCTATGGAATCTTTGTCGTGCGACAGTCGCGCACAATCCCATAACATCTGACGCCACGCGTGTGCATCTGTGCGTGTGACGCTGTGGCGTATGATGATTGCGGTGGCGACGGCGGTTAGGATGTGGTGTGCACCGACGAGGGTCTAGAGGCGATCGTAATCACGGCCGACGGCGATATGCGCCAAGCCATCAACAATATCGAGGCCACGCACACGGGCTGCGGCGAGGTGACGCCCGAACACGTCCAACGCGTACGTACTGGATGGTCCACCCCATCGGCGCGTCGGCCCTTTCGCCTTTTTTTTGCTTTTTTTGGGGGGTCTGTCTGGATGTTGGCGATCAACTCGACGCCGCGAAAAGAAGAAGAAGAAAAAAAACAGAAGGGGCGACGAGCGCCCTGTGTGCATGCCAAGATGCGATACACTCATGCATATCTTGGTCCAGGCATGCGACCAACCGCACCCGACACTTGTACGCGCGGTAATCCGATCGTGCATCAAGGGGGACCTGGTCGGTGCGCGCGAGTCGATGGGCCAACTGTGGAGCATGGGCTATGCGACGTCAGACATTATGGGCACCCTCATCGCCACGGCCAAGAGGATCGACGTGGACGAGGCGTTGCGCCTCCGACTTGTCAAGGTGCACCCACTACTGTCCGGTCTCTTTTTTTTCCTCGCGCTGTCTTTTTTACGTGTCATTGTTGCGTAAGAGTGGCTGTGACATCTGCGCTGACTGCCGTCTCCTTTGGCTGTGGCGCCATTTTTGTGCGGGCGGGCGACGGGGCGCCGGCCGACTCTGTCAGGAAATCGGCATCACGCACGAGCGCGTCGTGAACGGACTCGGCACGCGGCTCCAACTCGACGGTCTGTTGGCGCGCATGTGTCGCGTCGGCGGCCCTTGCCTCTAGTCGCCCTCTCGTGCCGCGCGCGATCGATCCATCAAAAAACAAAAACAAAAAAAGCAACTCGGCGGAAATGACTGGGGAAAAAAGGAGACAAGGCGCCAGCGACAGGGGCGAATGGACAGGACGGGCCGCGAATGTCCCGCTGCACTTCTTTTTTGCGCTTGTGCGCACACGCCAAACCCGACCAGCGCGCGCGCCGTCTCTTTTCTTTGCCCTTGTGTGGTTGCCCGTTGCATTTCCGCGCGCCACCAAATTACAGCGATTTTCGATGGAAAAAACACTGAGCGCAGACACGCGCGACACCCCAATGCCCCGCGAGCGCGTCATCAACCGCCTAGAAGAGAAGGCCCCACCGGGTCCCCGCGCAATCGCCACCGCACAACAGCAAGCACGGCCGACGCCCTCCCACTGCCTGCTTTTGCTCCACGCCCACCACCTGTCGACCTGCGATAAACCTCGGCATAGCGGCAGAGCCATCTGGATCGTGAGCCACCCCACTGTGAACAACACGACCATGGATCGTCACTCGGCGTTTGCAGCCACCGCGACAGGCGCCCTCGATGCAGGCCAGCCAGAGAACGAGACGCAGCGACTCGACGACACGGCGGATGCGACGATCCACGCGCCAGACGACCCCCACGGTTTGGGGTGCGTGTGCGGCGACTGCACGCTCGTGCGGTGGGGCGGCATTGCGCTGCTGTGCAGTCTCGGCGTCGCGGCAGCCGTGGTCCACCACGACTGCCAACGCAGACGCAACCACATTTGTCGTCGACAGCATCTTGCCAACCTTTTGAGAGCATGCGTGACAGGAGCGAAAGCGCCCTCTGCGCAAAGGACCACATGCGCAAATGCTCTCTGTTTTTCCTCGGTGTTTTTCTCTTTGTGCAAAAATAAACAAAAAACAACGACGAAATGAATGAATGAATGAATGAATGAATGAATAAAAGGACTCCCCAGATACCGATGGCACAATTTTTGCGGCCTATTTGAATGAGGGTCGCCTACACGCGGCGTGCGTCTGCTGTGCATGACCAAAAGTCCTTTCTTCTTTTTTTTGTACTTGGAGAAGCGGCGGGCGGCGACGGGGACGATTGCCTAGTCGAGAGGGCAGCCATTGTCCCGTGCATACTGGACGCACGCGGGGTCGGCACCCACGCTTTGCATGTACGTGCACGTGGCCGTTCCCCAAGCGCACCCGTTTTCGTGCGCATAGATCAGGCAGTTGAGGCGGCCCTTTTTCGCGGCGGCGACGCACGTGCGCGGGTGCCACGGGCAGCCGTGCTCGTGCGCATAGCGCAGACAGTCGAGATGGCCGCCCTTGGCCGCCATGCGTGTGACGTCGCTCACCCATGAATAGCCGCGTTCACGCGAGAAGCGCAGACAGTCGAGGTGGCCGCCCGCGGCGGCGCCGAGACACGGCGTCGCAAACACGCCCTCGGTGCGTACCCCGTGCAGATAGCGCAGGCAATTGAGGTGCCCCCAAATAGCGGCGCTAAACAAAGTGCCGGAACACATGTGCCACCCGTTTTCCACGACATAGCAGAGAACATCCAGGCGGCCGCTCCTCGCCGCTTCCCAACATACGTTGAGATCGTGCGTGAGGCCCTTTTCCTTGGCATAGCGCAGTACGTCGAAGTGCCCACCTCTGGCAGCGTCATTGCAATGGCCGTGCCACTCTGCGCCGTGCTCGTGTGCATAGCGCAGGCAGTCGACGCGAGCGTGCGCTTGGGCCACATGGCACACGTGTGGGTGCCACGGGCAGCCGTGGTCGTGGGCATACTGCAGACAGTCCAGATGCCCCCTCTTGGCGGCCTCGGCAAGGCACTTGCCGTCGCCCCAACGATGCGGGGTTGATTCGCCGAGTCGTGCCAGGCAGGGGACGTGGCCCGCCCGTGCCGCCATCGCATATGCTTTGGCTCGGCGCCTCCTTTTCCGCGGGCGCGCCGGCAGCGTGCAGAGCGTACGTCCTAGGGCCGTCGGATCATTTGCGATTCGGTTCCACCGCCAGCAGACCCGGATCGCACGCTGGCACAGGTCGATGCACGGCAGGCACGACAAAACAGCGGCCAGCAGTTCGTCGGGCAGCGTATCGAAAGGCGGCGGACGCTCTGCCCGACTTTCCATCCCCGTCGCGTAGTCTAACCGCCGTCGGCGTCTGGTTCCCTTGTTCTGCAAGGTTGACGCACAGCCCGTAATCGTGCGGGCTCTCTTTTACGAGCGAAAAATGGGTGTCCCTTTTTTCTGTAGGGTGTGTCTCGGCATCGGCGACGCGGCACGCCGCAAGCGACCGATCAAGAAAAAAAAAGACGGGGAAAAGAGGCCTATCGTGCACCGCGCCGACATGAGCAATGGCAGCGCGCCCTGCCTGCGGCCACCAGGTCCAAATGGCAAGAGCACGCGTGGCCGACACGGCAACAATGGCTTATGGCAGAGCCTGCCAATCGAGGCAGCAACCCCAGAATAGTCGCGCCCAAATTGCATCTGGCGCCTCACAAAAGAAGAGGATTGGTTTGCGGCTTTTGTGCCTGGTTTTTCGTGGGTGGACACGCAAAAAAAAAGTTGTGCTCTTGTGCCCAGGACCGGCAGCAAAAAAAAACAATTTACCCTCAAATGGCCGAAAGCGACTGCCCAGAGACGGAGGGCGCTTCCAAAAACAACGCGCAGCCCGCAAGCGACGGCGCAGAGGCCGCCAAAAGGCGGGCCGGCGTGGGTGGCGCGTCGTCCTTTGACTGTCTGCCCGAAGAGATCGCCCTCGCCATCGCCCGCGCCCTCGGCGACGACCCCGCCAGTTTGATCCGGTGGGCGTTGACATGCAGGCGCCACTACTTGTTGGCGATGGACACGGCCGTATGGCGTGGCATGTGCGAGACCCGCTTTGGCCCGCCCCTACATCAGCGGTTCTTGGACGAGGGCAAGGACTGGCGCTGGCTCTACCAGTCTCAGGCGTGCGCTGCCGGCGCCGAGTCGACGGGCGTCTACGTTGGTGCCACGGCAATCGACTTGGACTGGTACAGGCGGATCTATTGGGGCGATCTCATCGACGGCAAGCCCGACGGGTACGGCCTCTCACTGGCGATTGCGCGCTACGGCGGTTCTCGCGCGCCCACGAGGCTCCAGGAGGACGACGCTGCAGAGCCGCCCAGCCGCTACGAGGGCCACTGGAAAGAGGGCAAGCGCCACGGCTACGGCATTGATGTCACGAGGGGAGGTGGCACTTACGACGGCCAATGGCAAGCAGACAACTACCACGGCCACGGCACCTACACGTGGTCCATCGGCACCACATACCACGGATCGTGGGTCGACAACCGGCAACAGGGTTACGGATCATTTGCAGACACGGACGGTTCCTGGTACGACGGCCAGTGGGAGAATGGCCTGCCGCACGGCTATGGACACGGGACAACAAATCAAGGCTACATCTACCGCGGCCTGTTTCGCCACGGCAAAAGGCACGGCTACGGCGTCGCCCTCGCCGACGGCCTCGTGGCCTACGAGGGACAGTGGGCAGACAACGGGGCCCACGGGTATGGGACGGGCCGCGATTCGCACGGCAATGTCTACTGCGGTTGGTGGGCCGACGGCACAATGTGCGGCTATGGCGTCCAGCGCTCGGCCGACGGTGTCGAGTACACTGGCATGTTTCAAGACGGCCAGCGTCCCGACGGCGGGGACGGCGCCCAACTACAGTCTGATGGCACGCAGACTGTTGCGAGCGAGAGCGCCCGCGAGGTGGCCCAAATGGTCATCACCCGGCCCGACGGATTTCGCTACGAAGGCGGATGGAACGCGTTTGGATCTGCCGGCCACGGCACATGTGTGTATCCCGACGGGTCGTGTGTCGTTGGCACGTGGAACGGCGAGGTGCCGCTCGACGGCGAGATCACCTCGCACGGCGTGAGCGCAACACCTTGCGATATCAGCGCGCCGTGCGTGGCGTGCAAGGTTATGGCGCGGCGCCCCTAAATCCAGACAAGTGCCGCTGTCTCGGCCTTTGATCGTGCGCACTCGGCCCATCGACAAGTGCAATAAAGAAAAGCAGCGCGACATAAAAAATGCGACGCCCGTGCACGGTGTGGATGGGCGACCGCATGCCGGCTGGCCGCCGACTAGAGGTCCTTTGTCAATCAACCACGCCGTAGAGTATCTATCGCCCCGACGACTCTTGAATCGATCTCGGTCATCATGTCTTTTGCGCCCTCCTTTGGCGCGCCACGTCTGCAGCACGATCGTCGTATGAAAAAAAAAGACAAAAAAAGACCCAAAGGAGCACGAGCGACTCTCTCTTTTCGCGTCTCCTTTTTATGGGCGCTTTTTAGGGGAAAATGAAAAAGGAAAGGATTTTACGAGAGTTTGATTTTTTTCGATCAGGGTGCGGCCGGGAGCGGCAGCGGCTCCGACGGCGGTTCAACTGCTCCCAAGCGCGTGATTACGGACGCGAGACGAGCAGACACGGGGCAACCGCACTCGACGGCATAAACAAGGCAATCGTGGTGGCCCATGTCAAAGGCATTTTCGGTGGCTTGGACACTCCACGGACACTCGTGCTCGTGGGCATAGACCAGGCAGTCGAGATGACCCCACGTGGCGGCGGCCGTAGTCGTGCGCGCATCCCACAAACAACCGCTTTGGTGCAAATAGGCAAGACAGGCGAGGTGGCCGCCGCGGGCGGCTGCTGCCGTCGCGCATGCCGTCCAGAATGTCCCAACCGGATGGTGCGACGAGGCCTCTGGTATTGTTGGGCAGACGCTGTGCCATTGTTCACCGAGCCAGGTCAAGATGGCGAGATGGCCGGTGGCGGCCGCGCCCTCGACAGCGCGTGCCGTCAGAGGACAGCCGTGTTTTAGCGCCCATCGCAGGCAGTCGGTATGCCCGCCGAGGGCGGCGGCATAGGTCGTGCGCTCGTCCCATGGGCATCCGCGGTGACGCAGCCATAAAAGGACAGAGAGGTGACCATGGCGCGCGGCGCCCTGGCACGCTGTCGCGTCCCATGGATAGTGAGCCGCGTGGGCGCGCTCCAGCACAGCCACTCGTCCATTGGCCGCGGCCAGGTGAACAACGCTCTCGGACCAGCAGAGCAGACCGCGGCGCTCCAAGTCGTCGAGGCAGTCAACGTGGCCGCGATGGGCGGCCTTGAGCGTGGCCCACGCCTTGGTCATGGTCAGTGCGTGCCCGCGGCAATCTCGCGGCATGTAGGCAGAGACGACGCGACGCCACCAACGGCAGACCAAGGCGACCGAGTCGCGCAGCCACACGCAATCGACCCGCCCGAAGATGTCGACCATCAGTTCGTCGGGGAGACTGTTGATGGCACACGCGGCGTATGTGCGTGCTCGTCCGTCGGGTGCCCTCGCATCGTCGGCAGTTGCTTCCCCCATGTCCTTTTTTGGTGTTTTTTTGCGTTTTTTAATCTATCCTCTTGTTGTCGATTTTGTGTGGCGGCGCTGTTTTTGTCGGCGCTCCAGGTGCCCCTCTGTGCATTCGGCGGTAGGCGAGTAAAATCGCCAGAGGCTATGTTTTTCCTGGCCCGTCCAACTTCTTGTCAATGGCTCTCGAGTGTGTCCTCATCGAAAAAAGTCAAGGCCTATAGAAACTGAATTGTCTGATTGGTCGGGTCATTGGCGAAAAAAAAAAGAAGAGAAGAGCGTGAGCCAGCCAGACGAGCCGCCAATAACGACAATCTCACGCCTCCATTCTTCCTCTTTGTTTTCGGTTTTTTGTTTTGTCCGGATGGTGTGGCGGCGGCAAAAGCACCAAAGAAAAAGGGCGTTGGTGGGGGCGGGGGTCGCGGGAGCAGAAACCCGCGCATCGGCGCGGCACATTCACGCGGCGCGAGCGGATCAAGACCGACCCTGGCGGTGGACGGTCTTGATGGCGTCGGCGATCGACAACGCGACGATCCTCCCCGCGCTGTCGGTGTGCATGAGGATGCCCTCGCCCATGTCGGCCACCGCCACGGCGCGCTGGTCGGCATTGCGCACAAAGGACACGGTCAGTCGGTCCGACTCGTACTTGGCGCGCCACTCTAGCGGCCTGTCGCGCGCATGGGATTGTTTCCGTCATTTTTTTTGAAAGCATTGGGCGTGGGATGTCGATTGCGGCACCGCACGTTGACGACACCCCGGACAGGACCCAGGCAAGGCGACACGCGCGCGCACAACAGAGTAAAAAGAGGTGTGAGAAAAAAAAAGAGATATAAAATACCCAAGGACGCGCACCGCAACGGCGGACCCTGCATCAAGGGCGAAAAAGGATAGCGAGAGCCGAAAGCATACCCGTGGCCGTCCACGTCGTCGGACCGGTCGTAAAAGTGGCACGCAAACACGTCCGACGCGTCGAGAAATTCAATGTGGACGGCCTTGCCGGCAGTGTCCACGTCCAAAAAGGTGTCCAAGGGTGCGTCCAAGGGGACCGTGTTGTCGATGACGCTCTCGGCCGGCGTCAGGTCGATGACGATGGCGTCTACGCTGGGCGAGTAGCGCAGGACCACGTCGTCCCTGCAAGAAAAAGAAGAGAGTGGGACGTGTCACAAAGGCGTACGTGAACGAGATCAATGTCGAGGGCTGTTTTTTTGTTTCCCAGGATTTCGCCCAAAGCGGCAGTCTGGCGAGGCCCTGGTGGCGAGAGAGCGTGCATTTACGCACGCCCGGCAACGCGCAAAAAAGGGAGAGACAACACAACAAAGAGCCGTAAAAGAAGCAGAAAGAGGGAGCGCGCACCAGTCGACGCCTCGACCGACGACCTTGACCGATGCTGCCACGCTGCTCAGGGGTGTGCTATTGGCCTGCGACATGTCTTTTTCCTTCTTTTCGTCCGAAAGAAAAAAACTGGGCAGCGCCTCCAGTGTTTGGGCTTGTCCTTGTGTTTTTTTCTTTTTTTTCTTAAGAATCCCGCGCGGCGGCCGGGCCGCATTACGTGCGCTGCGGCGTTGCCGCGCCCCCAACGGTCAAAAAAATGCTGCTCGCCTTCTGGCACGGCGAAAGCACCGACATTTTATTTTTATTTGTAATTTTTTACCTGGTCGATTGGTTGGTCGCCTGTTGCCGGTGCCATTGTGCGCGTGCGGTCCTCGCCACACGCGAACGAAAAACACCAACGGAAAGAAAAAAAAGAGGTCAATCAAAGATGGGCGGGGCGGCACGCCAGGGCAGCCTTTTCTTGTGGTTGAGAGAGAAACCGTTTTTTTTTCGTGTCATTTAAAAGCGAAGCAACAAAAAAACATACGCAGGCGCAGGGGTGGACCGCGAAAAAAACACGCGGCGTGTGTGTGGGAGAAGAGGGCGGAGCGATGGAGACGCTGTCGACCCCCTGAAAAAAAAATCAGCAGGCCGTGTCGCGGGTGCCCAGGGCGGCGGCAATGTTGCGAAGGCGGTCGAGCGCCGACCGCGCAGGGCCAAATGCAGCCGCGACCATGTCATAGGTGATATCGGCAGGCGCTGCCCACATCGAGAGTCTACCGTGCATGCCGGTTCTGGGGCCAGACGGTCTCTCCACTTGGACAAACAGGTCTTCGCGCCCTTGGCTCGTGAGGCGCGGGAACGCGGTCGAAAGATTCGAGGCCTCAAAGACTCGGTCGCCCACGCGGTACAGCCGGACGTGGGCGCCGTCGGGCAGCGCCGGCTCCATGGCGCTGATGACCGAGGCGTTGTCCATCTTGCCTGCCTGCACGATGACCCCGAGGGCCTCGACCGCCTTGACAAATGTCGGTGACGCGGCGTCCACTTCGGAGCGCAGTTTGGCCGGGAACGCGCGCTCTCCGGTGGCGATCCTGGACACCGTGGTGAGGCCGGTTATGGTGACGCCGCTGCGGGAAATAAGTTGCCGGTTGGCGTGTCGGCGTACGAGCGGCGCGACCCCCGCAGCCATCTCGGACGCCGACACGGGTTTGTTGTACTCGTCGTGTTGGACGGCGATGGACGCCGCGCCTTCAAAGGCGTCCGCGTCGATCGTGGCCAAGTCTGACGAGGGGCCTACTTCAAAGTAGGACTGCCCGGGCACAACAAAGGCCGGCGCCAACATGATGCGGGCCACCAAGGCGTCCTCGGGCATCGACGCGAGCATTGTCCAGAGACCCTGGAGCGTCAGCGCCGGCTTGGCGACCGTCGTAGGCTCGGCGGGCGCCTTGGTGTAGCAGTAAAGGCTGGTCGATGACATGACGGTGTGGCCTGTGCGATTTGGAGCGCGGGGGGGTCTATTGCGTGGTGTGTTGGTGTGCGTATGTCTGTCGCTGTTGCTCTCGCCGTGCTTTTTTATAGTCGCGCCTCATGTCTGTGCCGCCCAATGGATGGACGGCGACTGCTGCCGGTCTCTGGGGCGCCCAAAAAAATCCAAAAATCAAAAAATGCGAAACCAAAACTCGGCCCTTGCATTTTTTAGCCGGCAGTCTCTGCGTGGTGCTTCCTAACGGCTGAAACTCTGCCACAGACAGACCAATAAATTTTCATAAACCGTCGATATTTGATTTACTGTGGGGTCGTCTATGAAGGAGCCTTGGCCGTCAGCGAGCACCGTCTCTCGGTAGTGCTTGCGGGTCGGTTAGCCGTCGGCTAATCTACATCAAATTGTCCAACCAAAAATCATATAATTCAAAAAAATCCCCGCAAAATCCCGGATTTTAGTCGTCGGTTAGCCGATCCGCAAGCACTGGTCTCTTGCGTCGCAGAGGCGCGCCCAAAAGGCGCCACCGGCGCCTGGACCCGTTGTCTTTTTCTTTCTCTCTCTCTCTCTCTCTCTCTCTCTCTCTCTCTCTCTCTCTTTGCAAGACAACACGAAGAAAAAACATTTGCACAGTCTTTTTCGTGTCTGTTTTTTCATTGGGCGCGCAAAACAAAGAGAGGCCGGGGTCGAATGCAAACAGAAGGAGCGCGTGCGCGCCCGGATGACCGCGCGCGTGCCATCGCAAACCCGTGTGCACTTTTTTTGTCTCTTACAGCGAGCACCACCACGGGGCGATGGTGCTCAGAAAGGTGGCGGGGTCGCGCGTGAGGGCCTGAAAGTGGAGGTAGTAGAGGGTCGGGTCCGACACCCAGTGGTTGTGAAGGGCGGTGACGACGGCGCCGGCGTCTTGGTCGGCCAGCAGGGCGCGCTCGGCGGCGCCCACCTCATCGGCCAGCAGGGCCACCTCGCCCAAGAGGACGGTAACGCCGTCGTCGGCCTGTGCCGCCGTGAGCGAGGCGTCGGCGATCTTGGCCGGTGCCGACACGCCGCCCATGAGGAGCACGGGCAGACGGCGGTCCTTGCGCAGCGCCACCGACCCGTCGCTGTGCAGGTGCACCTCGTCGACGTTGCCGAGCGCACTGGCGAGCGCGTCGGCATAGGCTCGTTGGGCGTCGTCGTCATGCTCGGCCTCTTCCTCCTCGACGTCGCCACCGGTGCGCGCCAAAAGCAACGCCAGGAGCGCGGCGCTTTGCTCCTCGTCGTCATCGTCGTCGATGCCATCGTCACCGCGCGCGTCTTGGACGACATAGACGTTGGCGTGTTGCCCGGTACCGACACACTGCCCCGTCCATGGGCTTGGCCCCGCGACCTGATCGGCGTCATCGTTGTCGTCTTGCTCGTCGTCGTCGTCTGACGCGTCCATGTGGACGAGGGCCAGACGCGCGCGGTAATGGCGATCGAAAAACAATCGGTCTCCGCGATCGCTCTCGTCGTCATCGGCCTCGTCGACGATCGAGGGCGTCGACGACATATAGCCGCGGGTGTCCTTTGCGTACCGCCACAAGAGGCCGCGGAGGGCGGCGTCGCCGTCGTCGGCCGAGAGGGCCGATTCGTCCAGAGCAGAGCGCGACCACGCGAGGGTTTCGTAATCGGTCATCGTGTCTCTTGTCCTTTCTCCTTTCCGAAATGGGGGGCTCGCGGTTGTTCTTTCTTGGGAGCACGACTCTGTGCTTCTGCCGGCTCTTACTGGTGGAGCGCGCCGGAAGCACCGGCTCGCCTGATGGAGGCGGCACCGCCGTCGGCCCTCCTCCTTTTTTTTTTTCGCCTCATTGCCGTTCTCGCTCGCCTTGCGGCTTGTCTTGCTCCCCGGCGCATCCCAATGCCCCTCTTTGCCCGACCCGCTAGGGTTTGTTCCGCACGTTGGGCAAATTCGTGGTCGAGGCCTCTTTTTCGCGCACCGCGCCGCGGCCGACAGCACAGATGCGCACGGACGCCCGCGTCGCCCGCGTCCAAATGGTTTGGAGAAAAAAAACGCGCAAAAAAATGGCGGAAAGGACGGACGAAACCGGGACTCTTTGAGGACGAAAAAAAATGGCGGCATCAAGGGGCGCGTCCGCTCTTGCCCTTTGATGCCGCCTCGCCAACATTGCCCGCTGTTGCGGTCCCCTCTTTTTTTTCCTTTTCGCGGTGGCCAAGCCCCCCCCCCAAGACGCCAAAAGGGTATCGAGGGATGAGGGCGACTGTGGCAATAAAAAAAAGAGTGAGAGAGCGCACAACGGTTCCCGAGGCACGACTGCGAGCCCAGACGCTCCCACTGGCACGACAATGAAGAAAAAAAAATGGACCAGACCGCCTGCGCACCCGCGACGGCTCCACGACAAAAGAAAAAAAGGCAGGTTCACCCCCCCCCCTTGAAAAGAGAGGTCCACCTTTTCCGATGTCTCTTTTCTTTTCCACGTGGCAAAGCGGTGGTCTTTTGTCTCTTTTTTTTATGGGTGTTGCCGCTGTTGACCAACGGCACCGGCAGGCAAGTGCAAATGGGCCAAGTGCGCGCCAGAATCACCCTCGACGGCGGCAAGGTCGGCGTCGGTGCGTCGTTTCTTGGCGGCCGGCTCCCGAGCACCGTCGCCGTCGTCGTCGTCGCCGCCGGCAATGCAACCTGTCGTGCACAAGGGCGCCTCGGTCGTGCAGCGCGCACACGCGCACGACTCTACAAACACGTGTTTGCAGTCCAGGCCTATCGTGAGCGCCGTGTCGGTCTGCGCGGCGACAACGTTGGCCGTGCACAGTTGGGGCAGGCGCCTCTTGAGGCCGCGCACAGCGGGTCCATAGTTGTTGCTCTCGACGGCGGCCATGACGTCGACGGCGGCCTGCAACTGGTCGATTGGACAGGTCTCGCAAAGATAGTCGAGCATGTTGTCGCAGGGTTCGCGCGCGGCCACGGTCGTGATGGCAAAAGACGTCATCGGCACGCGCTTTTGCTCGACGATGTAGCGCACCGCGCAGAGGCACCCGTCGCGCACGGCAGACAAGAGCGCGTCGGCCCACGGAAAGGGCGCGCGTAGCAGGGGCTCCATGAATTTGACCACGTCCATGGCCTCGGCTGCCAACGCCGCCCACATCAGCGGCGCGTCGGCCAGGTCGTAGCCAAACTTTTTCAGCAGCCACGAGAGCGCGCCGACATTGCCTGCCGTGGTCGCCGTGAAAACCGCGGCGCGCACGCCGTCGCGATCAGCACGCGGCAGCCGCTCGGCGCACAACCCGTCGCCGCCGAGAGCGCGCTCCATGACGTCGACACGATCGGTGTTGGCTGCGCCGACGAGGATGAGCGTCAACGACGTGCAGAGGCCGAGGTCGATCGCCGCCTCGATGCTGTCCCATCGGCCGCCTCCGGCAGCATCGGCTATGGCGCTACAGATGGCGACGTCGCCTTCCATCTCGTCGATGCGGCTCCGGCCTACGGCGGCCATGTGACCGAGCATGGAGAGGTGACCGCGACGTATGGCGTGCGCCACATGACACGCGTCAAACTCGATGACGCCCCGGCAGCATGTGTCGCGCATCCAGCGCTCGATGTCGGGTGTGGGCGCCAGCCACGCCTGGTAACCCACCTCGGCGTCGCAGTGACATCCGTCGGCGTGCTTGCGCGCGTAAATATCGTGGACAAAGATAAAGGCGTCCAGCCGTCCCGACGTGGCCGCGCGCTCGGCCAGCGCCGACGAGCCCACATGGCTGCGCACGTACCACGATTTTGTATAGATGTAGCGCGCAATGTCGAGGAGACCATCTGCGACGGCCAGCGTCATGGCCGCCACCTTGGTCTTGTCCCGCTCGTGTGGGCTGCTCGGTGGAGGGTTGGGCAACGGCACCGTGCCGTCGTCGGTATCTTCTCGTTCGCAGGGATCCACTGCCTGTCATGTGATGCGTTGCCATTGCCCACGCAAACACACGATGACAAATGAGTGTGTGATCGCCCATTTGGTGCCCGGTCTATCCACAAGGGAGACAACCAGAATGCACGCGCACATAAAAAAACAATGGGCAGCGGGCGTATCGATGCGAGATGATGACGGGACGTACGCCAATGTGCTCCAAGACGGCGCGCACGACCGCGAGGCGCCTGCCTCGTACGGCGTGATAGATGGCTGTCCGGCAGAGGGGGCGGTTGCGCACCGCGAGCGCGGCGATGAAAATGTCGTGCGGCGCTCCGGCGGCCAACAGCAAGTGCATGCGCTGGGCGCCCCACTTGATCGCTGCAGCGGCAGGGTCTGCGCCAGCGAAAATCGACGACGCACGGCGCAGCGCCAGCAAATCACATGGCCGGTCGATATAGGCGATGATCTTGTCAACAATCTCGGGCGGTATATCGCCGAGTCCTGGCCCTGTCGACGTCTCTGGCGCCACCGGCGCGCCGCCGTCGGCATCTGCAATATCCATCGCGTGGTTCCTGCCTTTTTTTTACTACTCGCCGTCGGGCTTCTTTTTTCGTTTTTTTTCTTTTCGTCGCCGTAGCCTCGCCGCCGGCGCCCGCAGGCAAACAAGAGTGTTGGTCGAGGGTTGGAAGCGCGAGCCGGCAGCCTGGTCGTACATTTGAAAAAAAAAGAGGCGACGCCGCGCCGACCCCACGTCGCCGGCCATTGGCCCGGTGCCTTTTTTTTGCCATCGCCGACGGCACAAAAATATATTTTATTTGTTGGCTCTGGAACAGGGCCAACCGCGCGGCGGACGCTTTTGCGTTTTTGTTTTTTCTCTATTTTTTTTTCCTTTTTTTTACTGTTTACTATTTTTTTTCAAATTTTGCGTGGCTGCGTGGCGTGGACACAAAAAGCACGCGGCCGCCCCGTCCCCGAGATCGATGCGGGTGGTGGCGACGGTATAGCAGACGGCGCAATCTGCCCGCGTGCAACGATGCCACAACGGCACGCCTTTTTGTCGAGCCCGTCGACACAGAGACGCGCGCGCGTGCGGACCGCGACGACGGGAATTTGCGAGGAGGCAGGGTCGCTGCCTGGGGGCGTCCTTGTCTGGTGCCGGATGGGGAGGTGATGGTGCGCGGGCCGATCACCGGGGCGTCAGTGACTCTGTTTGACGCCGGTGGCGACGCCATTCTTTTCGCGGCCCCGCATCCTGTCGCGCCTCGTCGCTTCGCGTTCTTGGCGTCTGATTCCGACTTGCGCGCACCAGCGGGTGGCCCCCGTCGCCGTGCGCCCTTTTTTTTGTCGATCTTTGTCTTTATAGAGACTGACGGCGCGCATGGCGACCGCCGGTCGCGCTCTTGTCTTGTTTTTTGATTTTTTTCTTGGTGATGTCGTTGGGACGACGCGCAAGGCAGAGCACGCATCACGGGACGGTATCAAAAAGCGAGTATAGGTTTATATGGCGCCGAGTCGAAAAAACACACAAGGGTAAAAAAAAGAGGCAACAAGTCTACATAGGGTTGCAGTTGGAGACCTCCATCAAGATGGCCAGAGCCAAGAGGAAAAGCAGCAATGCCAGCACGGCCTTGACCCTCGGCGTGGCTTGGTCGGTAGTATCCGATGATTGCTGCGACGGCTTGGCGGCGACTTGACACACGCAGTCTGTGCCGACTAGATGACCCGTGGACATGCCCTCGTTGCTGTCGTCGGAAAAGCGACACCAGCAAGGCTTGGGAGACGGCGTCGGTGTCGCTGTTGCCGTCGCCACAGTCGCACCCCGTTTCGGCATATAATAGATCGTTGCAAAGGCGGGCTTTGTCGGTTCCGTCGGCGCCGCCGGCGCGTACGGACGCATGACTGAAACCACGGCGATCGAGACGAGGAACGCCACGAGGATGATTGAAATCTCTCTGACGAGACAGCCAGTGTCGATCCAACGGCGTTGGCGACCAGCAAACTTGGACGGCGGCGGGGGCGTGCCCGACGAGGCGCACACATACGAAGCACCGACTCGGTCGCCCATGGTTTTCTGCAGGTCGGCAGCGCCATCTGAGACGGCGCCGTGATTGCCTGATGCTCCGACCGCCTCGCAGGCTTTGACCATGGCGTCGAGGCTGTCGGTGGCGGCATTGATCGAGTCGATGGCGCCGTCGTCGGCAAACGTGCCACTCGCGATGGCTGTAGCATGGAGCGAATCGATGGTCTTGTCGACGTCGGCCCCACTGTTGACGGCGAGGGTGGTTGCGTTTTCGTCTGCGTTGTCGACGTGCGGGCTGGCGAGTTGATGCAGAATGTCCATTGTCTCTTTTTTTTCTGTGGTTTCTGCTGCTTGGTCTTGTTTGCTTGTTCCCGCTACGATAGGTCGCTCGCCCGCCTGTGTAGTCGGTGCGGCGGTGCTGTGGCGAAAAGAGTGTGTAAGGGAAAAAACATGCTGTCGCGTGGACCTTTTTGAGGGTGCCACGCAGAGCAACCGATTGGACCGAATGGAAACCCTACGCCGTCATAGGCCGATCGCCCCGAAACAAGAAAATATTTAAAAAATATTTTTTTGTTGTTTTTTGCGAGGAAAAGGGCGAGTTGGTCATAGAAAAAAAAAGGAAAACCATTGTAATGAAAACATACCGAAAAATAAAATCGTCCAATCATTGGCGCTGACGCATTCTAGGTCAACAACGCGCGCATTGGACCGCTGACCGACGAACGCATGCCGGTCGCAAGGTACAAAAAGGACCCCGCAACCGTCCATCCAAAATCACTCGTCTTCTCAACGGCAAGCACAACCACAACAACAACTAGCCTCGGCTACTATCAGAAACACCCCTTTTCTTTTCCTCGACCCGAAACCAACACCCAGCAACATGTCTGCCACCATCAAACTCGAATCGTCCGACGAGCAGGTCTTTGAGGTCGCCAGGGAGGTCGCCGAGATGAGCGTCACCGTCAAGCACATGCTCGACGACGTCGACGCCGACAGCGAGAACGCCATCCCTCTGCCCAACGTCACGGGCAAGATCCTCGGCAAGGTCATCGAGTGGGCCAACTACCATCACGAGAACCCCGAACCCGCCGCCCCGGCCGACGGTACCGACGCTGCTGCTGCGGCCAAGGACGACAAGCGCACCGACGACATTTCGCCGTGGGACAAGGCCTTTTGCGAGGTCGACCAACCCACCCTCTTTGAGTTGATCCTCGCCGCCAACTACCTCGACATCAAGCCCCTCCTCGATTTGGGGTGCAAGACCGTGGCCAACCTTATCAAGGGCAAGTCGCCCGAGGACATCCGCAAGACCTTTAACATCAAGTACGCACCCTTGCCAGCCTTTTTATTTTGTCTGCATTTGTCGACACAAATTTGTTAAACTCACTTTCCTTTTTTGTCTACCACTTACCTAATATAGGAACGACTTTTCGCCTGAAGAGGAGGAGGCTATAAGGTAGGCTCAACCACCCTCGGACATTCATTTTTCAGCCTCTGACCCTCAACCGTTACTCACCAACGTGTTACATGTCCCAGAAAGGAGAACGAGTGGTGTATGGACTTGTGAGCCGGCCAGCCCCTCGTTGTTGTGCTCAACGTCATGTTTAATAAAACAGTAGGTTGAGCCACACAATGATTTGACAAGTTTTATTTTTTTCTTTTTTGCTTGTGCTGTCCAAAAAAGACAACAAGACCTTAAAACTTGCACTGTTCAGCACACTAGGCCACCTCTCTTACACTTTCGGTGTTGTTGGCGCTTTTGTAGTGCTCAGACGTGCCTTTACGGAGCAAACGGTCCTGGACAACACTCTAAATCCCATTATGATGCGCATTTTGATACGTCATACAGGGCAGTGCGCTAGTTCTGTGCGTCGCTGTGCTTGTGCTCGCTTAGCACACAGCCAGAGCGCATATTGTAGGCTGTCTATCTGAGACATAAATTGCATGTCAGAAGGCTAATGATCCAAAAAACGAATTTATTGTGTGGTGGGGTAAAAAGCGATAATCTTCGCGCATTGCGCAACAAAGTCGTGCTTGGCGAGTTTGCCTTTCATACGGTTGCACACGCCGCAGCACGGCACGCAATTTGAAAGCCGATAGCCGAGTGTGTTGTTCACACGGTCGACGCCACCCCGCGCCGTCCAACAATAGTGGCACGGCTCGTCGATGAGCCGCATAAAGTCGTGCCGTCCGAGGACAAATTCATAGCCTCTCTTCGCGGCTCCGTACCTATATTGGCACAAGGCGTCCGTTTTGCCCTTGTCCTTGCGTGTGATCGGTAGGGCCTCCTCTTGCGCCGTTGTTAATGTCGGCGGCCCGTTCATCGAAACAGTGCATACGGAGCGGCATCGGGCAAGGAAGGTGTCCATGTCGATATCTGCCTTCATGTAGTTGCACGTCGAACAGCACGCACGGCAGTTTTCAGGTTCATAGCCGATGTCGTTGTCGAAGCGGTCGACTCCGAGTGTGTCGGGATCGACCCGCGCTGTGCCGCAGTAGGAGCAAGCGTCGGCAAAGAACCACCCAGCAAATTGCTCGCGTGTGATGTTGAACGTGCGTCCGGATCTTTTAGCCTGTGCCCGATACACGCAGTAGCGGTGGGCGACGGTCTTGTTGTGCGCCCGTGTCTTGTCTCGCACGCCGCTCTTGTTGTCGCGATAACGCTTTTTGGCCTGCTCGCGCCTGCGCTCGACATGTTCGGGGTTGCTCTTGCGCTCTTGGTAGCGGCGCCTTGAGTCCGCCAGCAGTCTCTCTCGGTTTTTGTCGCGCCAGCGCTTGCTGGCGGCCAAGACATTGTCGCGAGTCCTGGCATAGTTTTTCCTGCACCATTCGGTGTGCGATCGCCTTCTCGCCTCGATCTGGGCGAGTCTAATTTCGTCGACCGGCACGGCGGGCGCCGGCGTCATGGGGGCTTCGTCGCCCGCCGCGGCATTTAGGCATGCCATGCGGTCTATGTCGGTGGTTGGTTTGGTCGCCATATAGTCACTGGCAGTGGACGCAGCAGCCTCAGCGCGATGCTTCTTGCTGTATGTGCTTGCGTAGCGCGAGTGCGCCATTGCGGTTGTTGATTGTTTATGTATGCAATCGAGCAACGTCGTGACGCTCTTCCCGCCCCCAGTTCACTACAACAAAGGAGCACAATGTGCGCCTAGTGGCACCACTTATGGCGTTTGCCTTCGGGGCGTGTCGTGCTGCATATATGGGCCACGTCCCGCACCTACCTCAACCATCGCACGCAGACGGCAATCTTGTGATCCGCGGTACACCATCCCTGCTGACCCAAACCGACAACCTCGAACCAAACCCCTATTTCTTTGCGAGATTCTCTCTGTCGGCCATGGCAACAAAAAAATCGGCCAGTCGACGCCGACCCCAAAGAACCCGCAGCAGACACGCCAAAAAATAGCCAACCCACCAGCCCAACAACACTGCAGCAGCACCCTGAAGAAAGACCATCTTTTTACCAAAACACACACGCCAGATGGAACAAGAACAAAATCGAGACGTCGTCACGTCCGATGCCCAACCGGCACAGGACTCGGCGACGACACCCGCGCAAGAGACTGGCGACGAGGCGCTCGTTGACGCGGCACTGGCCTGCGTGCGGTGGGACGAGTCGGTCGATCTGGGCCGGCTGATGGCTCTCGAATTCGAGCACAACCTCGGGTGGCTAGCGCCGAGGCTGCCCCAATTGCCGTCTGGCAAGCGCCCTGACGCGTGGACGTTGCACTGCTTTGTCAAGAGGGCGCGCGACGCCCTGTCTGCCGATCAGGTCTCTTTTCTGAGCGGCCGCGGCTACGCCGACCCGCCGACCACGGACTCGCCCGTCAGGCTGACGTACCGCGGCGGCCTGTGGAGCATCGACGACGCACAACACATGACCGACGCCCAACTCGCCGGCCTGCTGGCTGTCGGCGCGCGCCAGGCCTCCTTTTGGTATTGGATCGACCTTTCCAAGAGGCTGTGTTTTGCGCACACGTGGCTGGCTCGCATCGTCGAGGGTCTTGCGCAGCGCGACGGCGCATGGACCGGCATCGAGATCATGCGCACGCGCAACCTCTGCATCGCTCTGGCGGCCCTCATGGGCGCACGCGAAAAGGACGGGCCCCTGGGTCGGGTCGACGTCCCCAAGTGCGACCCTTTGGACCAGGGCGCCGTTCCGGTGGCCTGCGCCGACGGCGACCTCGCGGCGCCGATGCGCGAGGCTCTGGATAGGACGCACCAACTGGCCCGAGCGGGCCTGGTCTTTTGTCCTCGTGATACGACCCCAAGGTTCGCCTACAACATCAACGTTGCTGATTATACGCGACGCCTGCTCGGCAGCGTCCAGCACGGCGTCGAGAGGCTCTATGCCACCGAGCCCTATTTTCTCAAGTTGATCGCACCCAGCGAGTACGAGAACATGGTCAACAATGCGCCCTTGGCAGCGACCTTTTACCGCTGATCTTTTTTCTGTTGCCTGTCGGGTCGGTGGGCATGCTTATAACCAATAAAATTCAGTCTCCGCACACGATTCGTCGGGCAACCGGTACATCTGGTCTATTTGTCGTGCACACAAGAGGTATCGACACACGAAAAACCCTGCCAACACTCACCGAGGATCGTCTGCGACTTTCGGTGCACTCCTCCAAGGAACAAGAGCAAAATGAGCGCGACCGCGCACCCGAGCGACGAAAACACGTCAGACGCCGCAGCAGGGCCAACAGTCGGCGCGCACCCGCAAAGCGCGAGCGACGCGCTCGTCGACGCGGTGCTGGCCTGCGTGCGGTGGGACGAATCGGTCGACCTGGACCGACTGATGGCCCTCGAATTCGAGTACAACTTTGGTTTGCTCGCGTCCAGACTGCCCCAGACGCGGCCTGGCAAGCGCCCTAATCACTGGAAGTTGTATTGTCTCTTCAAGAAGGCGCGCAACACGCTGTCGACCGACCAGGTCTCTCTTCTGCGCAGCCGCGGCTATGTCGACCCACCGACCGCAGATGACCCTGTCAAACTGACACATCGCAGCGGCGTGTGGAGCATCGACGACGCCGAGCACATGACCGACGCCCAACTGGCCGGGCTGCTGGCCATCTGCGCACGCCACGGCCCCTTTTGGTTTTGGTGCAGTTTTTCGGAAAGGGTGTGCTTTGCGCATACGTGGCTGGCTTGCGTCGTCGATGGCCTTGCGCAGCGCGAGGGTGCATGGACCGGCACCGAAATTATGCGCACGCGCAACCTGTGCATAACCCTTGCGGCGCTCATCGACGCGCGCGAAAAGGACGGTCCCTTGGGTCGAGTCGACGCGCCCAAGAGCGGTCCGTTGGACCAGGGTGCCGTTCCGACGGCCTGGGCCGACGATGCCAGCAGTGGTCTCGCCGTTTCGATGGCCGAGGCCCTGGCCAGGGCGCATCGGCTCGTGCAGGCAGGTTTCGCCTTTTGCCCTCGCGACACGACTCAACCAGCCAATAGCGTCGACGCCGTTGATCACACACGCCGCCTGCTCGGTAGTGTCCAACGCGGAGTCGAGCGGCTCTATGTTACCGAGCCCTATTTCCTCAAGATGATCGCGCCCAGCGAGTACGAGGCCATGGTCGCCGAGGCGCCCTTGGCCGCGACCTTTTTCCGCAGAGATTCTGAGCATTGTCCCCCGTCATTCTAGTCGAATAGACATTGCAGACGGTTGGCGCCCCTCTCTTTGTTTTCTCAAATAAAAAAGGCTCTCTCGCCGTCCATTGCGCGCGAGACCACGATTTCTTGTTGTCGCAGACAAGAGCACCAAGGGGCTGGGTGAAAAGAGGTCAAGGCCGCCACCGACGGCGCACGACAGCGGCACCAGGACGCAAACCTTTTTGTCTGCACACAAAAAAAAAAGAAAAAGAGCGACGGAAGCGACAGACATGCAAGAGGCCAGCAGGGATCATATAGCAGCCGACGCCACCAAGATGCAAAAAGACATTGCCTTGGTCGACGCCGCACTGGCGTGTGTGCGCGACGACGGGTCGGTCGACCTCGACCGACTGTTGCTCGTCGAGTACGAGCACAACCTCGGCCTGTTGCAGCGTGTGGTGGCCAAGGCCGGCAGGCGTCTCGACAAGCGCAAGCAGGACCCCTCCTACGAGTACGACCCCGACATCCGTCAGATGGACGTCTCCTTTTTGTCCAGGACAGAGTCGACAGGGACGCGCGCCACAACGGTCACGATCGCGCGCCACGACGATGCCCTGTGGAGCATCCGCCCAGACAGCCGGCGCATGACCGACGCTGAGATGGCCGGGTGGATGGCCATCTGTGCGCGCCACTGTGCATTCTCGTTTTTGTACGACGCCTTTGTCAAAGAGTGCGAGCGCCAACAGCCGCAACGCCGCGGCTACATCGACTATGAGGGCATGCCCTGTTTCAAGCACATGTGGCTGGCCTCGGTGGCCCGTGGCCTCGCGGGTCGGACAGACGCGTGGAGGGATGGTGAGGTCACGCGCACGCGCAGCCTCTGCATCGCACTGGCGGCCATCCTCGACGCGCGCATCGAGGGCGGTCCGCTGGCCATCGTCGACACGCCCGCGGGCGACAGGCTCGACCAGGCCGTTGCGCCCTCACCGGCGATTATACAAGAGGACGATCAAGAGGCGATGGCCTCGATGCGAGGCGCCCTGGAACAGGTCCAATACGTCAAACAACAACTTGGGTTCACATTCTCTCTCGAACAGGCCGAATACAGGATACCCAACACGGAAGATGCCGCCGACCACACCCGCACGTTGCTTTGCACAGTGTATCGCACGACCGATCGATTCAGTGCCACCGAGCCCTATTTCCTCGCGTCTGTCGACCCCGGCGAGGCCGCGGCCACGGACGGCCCATCGCCAGGCCTAGCAAAATTGAAAACAACGACGCCCACGCTGACAGAGATGACGGATGAGGTGGCAGAGGACAAGATGCTGGCCGACGCGGCACTGGGCTGTGTGCGGTGGGACGAGTCGGTCGACGTCGGACGACTGTTGCTCTTGGAACACGAGCACAATCTCGGGCTCCTGGGGCGCGCCGTCGCCAGGGCCGGTGCGCGCCTCGACGAATATGATCCGAGGCGATCGTCTGAATTTGTGACCCACGTACGCGCGGTCGATCTCGACCTCTTTTTCAGCCTCGCAAGCGTGACCTCCGAGCGCAAGGTCGTCTTTGTCCATCGTCACGATAGCGCGTCGTGGAGCATAGAGGACGACGACCGGCGCATGACCGACGCGCAAGTGGCCTCGTGGATGGCCCTGTGCGCGCGCCACTGTTCGTTTATGCTCGAATACAATGTCCAGGCGGCTGTCGCCGAGGGCGAGAACGACCGACGGCCCGACTGTTGCAACGGTGTCGAGTTTGAGGTCTATGAGCGCATGTGGCTAGCGTCGGTGGTGCGCGGTCTCGCCGCTCGGAGCGGCGCGTGGAGCGGCATCGAGATCATGCGCACGCGCAACCTCTGCCTCGCCCTCTTGGCCATCGCGGCCGCACGTGAAAAGGACGGGCCGCTGGCCATGGTCAACTTCCCCCGAGGCGTCACGGTAGATCAAGGCGTCGTACCGGTGCCCCTGGCGTCAGAGGAGGGCGACGACGCGCTGTCGCCGTCGATAGGCGAGGCCCTCGCACAGGCCGAGTACGTCGAGCAACAACTGGGGTTTACCTTTTGTGCCGGCTACACCGGGTACAGGCACCTCAACACGATCGACGCCGCCGACCACACCCAGCAGGTCCTCTCGGCAGTGTATGCCGCGACAGAGCGCATGTATGCCACCGAGGCCTCCTATGTCGGCTTGATCGCACCCGCCGAGTACGAGGCCGTGGCCGCCGAGGCGCCTCTCGGTGCCGCCTTGCTCCACTAGACACTGGTGACTTGCCCGTGTGCCGCGTCATTGATCACTCTGAGCCGAATGGGCGCCACAAAACAAAAGATGGCGGACCCATAAAAACTGTTTCCGAAAACGGATTATTCAAAAAAAAAAGAGCACCCACCCACAACCGAGCATTCCCTGGCCGCCTCGTAATCACGGACGCAACAAAGCGCTTCCCCTGCGCAAACCCACAAGAGGGTGCGTCGAAAAAAAAAATAGACAACGGGCCGCCGACAGCGGTTTACGACAGAGACGCAAGAGCGAGTTTGCAAAAAACTTTCAGTGCAGCAAAGAGCAGACGATGAAAGTGGCAGACACGGGCCATGCCGACATAGGGCAGACAGCCGATACGGTGGCGGCGGCGACAGAGACCATAGCCAGCGCGCAAAAAGAGGCCGCACTAGCCGACGCCGCGCTGGCCTGCGTGGCATGGGACGAGTCGGTCGACGTCGGGCGGCTGTTCCTCCTCGAACACGAGCACGACGTCGGCCTCCTCCGACATATTGTCGCCAGGGCCGGCGCACGCCTCGACGAGTACGAAGAGGATCGATCGTTTGAGTTTATCAACGATGCGCGCGTGATGAACCTCAACATCTTTTTCAATGCCGACTCTCTCTTCTACCCGGAATATGCACGGGTGCGCCGCCACGACGGCGCCGTGTGGAGCGTCCAAGACGACGATCGGCGTATGACCGACGCCCAGGCGACCTCGTGGCTGGCTGTGTGCGCGCGTCACTGTCTGTTTGCTCTCGAATACGACGTCCCCCGAACGGTCGAGGAGGTGGACAGCGATCATCCTGACCGAGACGACACGCACAAGGTGGAGGACCACGAGACCACATGGTTGGCGTCGGTGGTGCGGGGTCTCGCCGGCCGGTCTGGCGCATGGACCGGCGCCGAGATCATGCGCACGCGCAACCTCTCCCTCGTCCTCTTGGCCATCCTCGATGCGCGGGCAAAGGGCGGGCCGCTGGCCGTCGTCGACTTGCCCGGCGGCAGCAGGGTCGACCAAGGCGTAGTGCCATCGCCGGCAGACCGCAGAGAGGGCGACGACAAGTTGCTTGCGTCAATGGGCGACGCCTTGGCGCAGGTCGAGCACGTCCGCCAAGCGGGGTTTGCGTTCTATGTCGCGCGTGCAGGTCGAGGCCTGTGCGGCCCCGCCGCGCACACTCGCCGGGCGCTTTCGATGGTTTGCGCCGGCGTTGACCGGCTCTATGCCACCGAGTCTTTTTATCTCGGTGTGATTGCGCCCGCCGAATACGAGGCCATGGCCGCCAACGGCCCCCTCGGCGCCACTTTTTTCCATCAAAGATGATCCCTTTCTTTTTTGTTTTCTTTTTTATTTTTTTGCAATTGTCCCGCCTCAATTGTCCGTGCCGCCCCAAAAAACAAAAAGAGGAAAATGCACTATTATTTGTTTTGGCTGGCGCCACCGGCGGTCCGTCCTTTTTTTAGGAGGTGTGCTCGTGGTCTGCCATTTGAAGAAAAAAAGATTAGGCGCCTCTACTCTTTTTTCGCCGTTGTCGTCTCCAAACCCGGTCGCCTCTGCCAAAAAGAAGAAACAATGGATTTTAAATAAACTAGGGATGCGCCACAAGACGCACCGGCCAATCACCAACGACAACTTTTTTTGTCGGGAATCAGCAAGACAAAGGCCCCTTTGCCGCGGCGACAGCACACTACTTGACTCTTTTTTTTCTCCAGTCAAGGAGGTTATCGTTGGTTGAGACGCAAATGGAAAAGGCAGAGGGGCGCAACGGCCCGACAGCGGCCGACGTGGGCGCCTTCAAAAGAATCTTTGCACGCCCCGAGGGTGACCCCAAGGACGTGGGCGCACGCATCCGCCAAGAGACCCCCACGGACGACGCCCACCTCCTCAAAAAGGAGCGCACGCGCAAGACCGTGTCGATTGCACGTCGCCCCCCACGCGGCAAGACCTACCCGCCGTCCCTCTATCACGCCGAGACCCTGTGGGCCGTCCAGGTCGGCGACTTTTTCTATGGCCTCGTGCTCTACCCGTCGGCCGACATGGTTGTTCCGGGCTCGTCGGTGGCACAGTTGACGATGATCACCAACGGCGTCCATCCCGTCTCCACAGTCGGGCACACCTACCTCGAACACCACGAGGTCTTTGACGCCATCTCCAGGGTCGCCGTCGCCTTTGGCGTCAAGGACGGTCCGCACATCCTGTACTGGCACGCCGTCGATTTCCTCAAGACGGCGGCCGAGGCCGTGTGTGGAGCCGACGGTGGGTGCACATGGGACGGCATCCAACTCGACGAGGCCGCCGTGCGCGCGGGTCTCTTTGGCGCCCGCGCGCACGCATACGACGCACGAAACTTTTCGCCGCCAGACATTGACAGCGCGTGCGCGCGCACGCGCTCGGCCGCCCACATTCGCGCCCACTGGCCGTCCGTCATCGATCCCGACCGCGATGCGATCATGCCATTGTGCCTCTTGTCTTGATGCCAAAATAACTGTCGGCAACCGGCGTGTGCTTTCTCGTTGGTGAATCTGGCGTTTTTTATTTTCTTTTTTTTGAAGAAGAGGAAAGGCGCTGGTCCGGAAAAAGGTGGGGACACCGGAAAGGGTCTACTTGAATGCGCCGGTGGGCGTGTTGCGCTGCAGGGCGTCATACTCGGCGGGGAGGATCACCTGGGCATAGAGCGACTGGGTTTCGTAGACGCGCTGCGTAGAGTTGACAATCAATTCGAGCAACGCCACCGCGTGAACGGCATCATAGTCCGTGCCGGTCAATGGCGTCAGATCCGCCGCACTGGCAAATTCGATACCGCGGGGCATGTTTGTGGCGATCAGCGTGGCTTCACGCACGCGGGCCAACGCGTCATCCCCGGGTGGCGTCGATATTTGCGAGGGGCGTGAGATGAAATTGTCCTTGTCGAGGGTGCCCAGAGGGCCTCTGGCGTTGCGCGCCCGCAAGATGGCCGACAGGGCGCGCGCTAGGGCCTGCGTACGCATGACCTGGTCGCCTGTCCACGCGCCCGAGGTGACCGCGAGAGCGCCGATGACGCGCGACATCCACATGGAGCGCCATTCGAGGCACCAGCCCCCATCCGTGCGAGATCTATCGTGGCGACCGGTTCGCCTCGTGTCGTTGGCCTGCGTGGACCAAAACAGAGAAAAACGCGGGCCGCGTGCGGCCAGCGCACAGTATAGGCCCAGGTGCTCGTCCGTCATGGCCTCGCCGCCGGCCAGCGCGCGTGCCTCGGCGTGCCACGCGCCGTTGTGGCGCACCCCAACAAACGGACGCGTCTCCCACCCGTCACACACATTGACGCCACCAAGGGTGATGCTATCGCGCGCGCCCATTGCCTTGGTGCGTTGGGGCGAATCCATCAGTGTCGCAGCGAGGCCGATGACGCGGCGCGCCGCGGCCTCGTCGTGGGCAAACTCGATCGAGGCGAGTCTGTTTGTGTCCACGGTGCCGTCCCACGCGACACAGGCCATGGCCTCGGCGAGCCGATCCGCGGCAGGGACCGGCGGCGCTTTTGTGTCGTCGCTGGTGGCGTCAACGACGATCGTCGCTTTTGTCGTGTGCTCGTCCATCATTTGCCCGCGTTTTTTGCCGCGCATGCGATCGGCGCCAGTCTGTCCTGTCCTCTGTGCAACAAAAGATCGACAGTCGGTGGGTGGAGGAAAACAAATAGACCCGTGCCGCTTCTTTCTTTTGCTCAGCGATCGGGCGCGCGCCAAAACTACGACATGTCATTTGCGATTGGTCCACAAACATTCTGTTGGCAATGTGCACGCACTGCGGTCCTTGTGGGCGCGTGCCGTGGCCGCCGGCGTGTCTTTATGCTGGTTGGCCTTGTAAAGACGACCACAAATAATGATGAGGACTAAACATCAACGCCGGGTACCCACTGCTGGGATCAAAAAGCGCGGGCCGGGCCCTTCGGGCCGTGAGCGCGTCGTCCTCTCTTACTGTGCGCGGCGCGACAATGAACCGCCGCACCGATATTGGACATTTGTCGAGACCGACAAGGGCACCATCTATGCCACGGGGGACACGCGGCAACTTTTGGAGAGCGACATCGTCGACTGCGCCGCGATGCTGGGATACGACAGGAATAGTGTCGTGCTCGTCGCCATGGGCTGAAAAACATCAAGACCGAGGGCCTTGGGCTTGACCGGGTCAATTTTTTGACGCTGCTGCGACGACGCGAATAAAAGCGACCAGAGGCGCCGCCAAAAGTCTCTCTGATGAGCGCTGGCCAGATGACAAGGTCTATTCGGATGGCATTGCCTCTTTTTGACAAGCGAAAAAAGAAAAGACAAAAGGGCCCTAGGCCAAGCGATTCCACGCTGCGAGGGCCTCGTCGCGCGGCGGATAGAGAGACTCGGGGCTCCTCTCTAGCGAGAGCAGTCGTCCGGTGGTCGGTTCCGTGGGATTGCTGCGTCGACCCTGTGGCGCTGAACCCAAAGATTCTGCCGCAGACAAATGTCTGGGGGTACGCTCTGGGTCATGGTCCACGGGCGTCTGCCTGTGGTGCACTTGGCGGGGCTCAAGTGGCTGTGACATGCAAGACACAAAGTTTACAAGAGAGGGGTTTGATTGGGTGCGGACACGCGGTCCACACAGAGCGCGATCGGCAAGACGAAAAGAACCGACAAAAAATAAAAAAGATTGTCGGAAGCGCCAGCGGCAGTCGTTGCCCGTGGTTGGCCCTGGGTCCGCCTTCCATTTTTGCGCCTCGACGGCCCCGCCCATAGCGCGCACGTCGGAACGGGCGACCCAAGCCAATGGGAAAAAAGGGTATGGGCCACAAGAAATTGCCTATATCTTTTTCATTGTTCTTTTGTTTTGCCCTCTTTGACGGACAAAAAGACCCTACGCGCACGCCGACGCCGGGACCAAAAGACGATTTTTGTAGGGGAAAAGAAAAGAGGACAGCCACGAGACAATTGCAGGTGCACCGACAGACAGCGCATGGACATGTGGGAGGAGATGATCACGCCCGTCGACACGCCGCGCAACCCGTTTGACGGGGCCTCGTACACCACGTCCTACGAGACCCTCGCGTCGCTGCGGCCCGTGTGCATGGCGGGCACCCACGAGGACCAGTATGGGCGCACCGACATGGAGCGCCTGGCCGACGACCGCATCGTGCTCGTACATACGCCCCGTTCCTTGTCGCAGGGGACGGAGGAGGCGACCCAGAACAACAAAGTGCCGCTCGTGCTCTTTTTCCACGGCCTGGGCAGCCATCCGTGGAAGACGGCCCTCTACGGGACCGCATGGCGGCGCCTGGCACACCAGCACGGGTTCATCGTGGCGTTTGCCGTCGGCACCGACTGTGGCGCCCAACACGACAGACGCTGCGGGTTTCGCATCAGAGACCCGGCGTCGGACGTGGCGTACGCGCGCAACATCATCGATCACGTCTGTCGAATCCGCGCCGTCGACGAGTCGAGGATCTACTGCGTCGGCCACAGCAACGGGGCCATCTTTTCCAGCGTGCTCGCCCAGCGGCTGGGCGGCGACGTGTTTGCCGCCATGGTCAACGTCATGGGCGGCTTTGGCAAAGAGGCGGCCGAGGTGATCCGCGAGGCGGCCGACAAGCCGGTGCCGTTGCTGTTTGTCACGGGCACCAAAGACGACTACAAGCACGGGTGCGAGTGCGCCCATCGCTTTTTCTCTGCCAACGGCTACCCGACGTCGATCAAGGTCCTCGACGGCGTCGCCCACGTCTACCCCGCGGGCGACGAGGAGGAGCGCATGTGGCGCTTTCTCGAATCGCACGTGCGCCCCTAAACACTTGCGCCGCTCGCACTGTCGGAATAAATCGCGTGTCTGTTTGTACTTGGAACACGGTCATCCTCTTTCCTTTTTTCTGTGAGTCGCCTCGCGGAGCGACGAGGCGCTTTAGTTGCGTTGGTTTGCGCACCGGGAGCGTCTGCAGACGGGGACCACACTTGGCCGAGAGCATCACGCAGCAAAAAAAAAGAGCGACTGCCGCGGTCTGTCCCTTGCGACAATGAAAAAGGTCGCAGAAGGAAAGAGACGATACAACCCTTTGACCTCTTGCGCACAGCCGCCGACAAGCATGGCTTGTTCATTTTCTTTTTTTTTTGGCATTTATCAACAAGGGAGAAGCGTAAAAAAGGGGACACGCGGCGCGCGGATCGTCGACGGCTCTAGTCGGGCAGCAAGAAGCCGTGTGCGGCCAGCCACGCGACGAGATGCGACTTGCCGAGGTCGTCGAGCGTGGTCGCGCTATAGGTAGGCGCGGGCCCGACCCATCCCGAAAAGATCGTGCTGGTGCGGATGGGTCGAGCGACGCACCACCGCCCCAACGGGGCCAGCATCGCCAAAGTCGCGTCGTCGCAAGGCCTGTCGTGGTCGGCCGGACCGTCTGCGTGCACGCTCTCTACCGACGAGGCACCCCGATGGCGCCACCGCGGGTCTTGGGCGCACGGGCACGCTTTGCGACCTTTGCGCGCGGTTCCCGTGTCGCCAGCATAGGGTCGCTCGCCGCGGGCCAACAGGCACAAGATCCGGACGAGAGACCCGGTGCGAAAGGTGCGCATGGATTCCACAGACAGATTGAAAACGACGACATCCCAAAGGTCGAGGTCCTGAGCAACGGCATCGCGTTCGATCGGGTCAGTGTGTGCGTCGAGCACCTTGGCCAGGCGGGCGGCCGCCCTGTACGGCTTGCGGGCTTGGCACACGCAATGCTCAAATGCCCCGCGCAGGGTCGCCTTGGGCAGGGCGGCAAATGCGCCGGGCCACCGTTCGGCCACGTAGACGATCCGCTGTGGGCCGCCGCCATCGTCGTCTTCTTCACAAGCATGCTCGATCAGGTGGCGCAAATCGTCGGTGCCGGGTCGCGGTGCGTAGCCGGCGACGTCACAGAGCCACGCAATGCCGCGTGCATCCGACGCGTAGCCGTCAGTGTCGGTCATGGCCTCCCATGCGAGCACACCGAGGTCGAACGGCACCGTGGTCGACGCCTCTGCCGAGCGTCGCCGTTGACCGCGCGAGACCAGGTAGGCCAGTACGCCGACCGATCCGCATCGTGCCGCCATGTTGGCCACCTCGATTGCGTCAAAGGCAATGTCGCGCGCGTCACAAAGCGCGGGGACGGCGGGGCGATCGCGTCTTATGGCGCGCACCATCCATCCGGCGACCTTTTGCCCCGGATCGGGCGCCGGCGGAGCAAACAAGTCCAAGAGCCGCGCCAAGCACGACGGATCGCTCGCCTCCGCAGCGTCGTCCCACAGCCTGTCGGGTGCGTGCGTGCGATAGCACAAGAGCGCTGCGATGACGTTGGGCTGGTTGTCCGCGATAACGTTTGCAGCCGCATCATAATCGGACATGTGGCAGCCGAACCGACGCTCGATGGCGCGAAAGGTCGCGTGCGATCCGCGGCGCAGAGCAACAGCCAAGAGGGTCCACAGGAACCGCGCCGCGTCGCCGCAGTCGTCGCCCCATTCGACACACAAGGCCGGGTCCGCCTCGACGGCCGGGTAGGCTGTGACGGCGTGCAAGTTGGCGCCTCACCCCCACGGGCGGACCTCTGCCGTCGATGCGCGCTCGCCGCCGCCGTCGCACACGGCGGTATGTTGCGGCTCCGCGTCGATACGGCTACCGCGCCCCGTGATCGGCTCTGGCGTTGGCGCTGCCGCGGCCACCGGCAGATGCTCCGCCGAGGGACCCTCGCCTTGGCCCGAGAAAGAGATCAAGGGCCAGTGATGGTCGACAACGGCGTCCACGGCCCAGGGCACGCCGGACGCAACCAACGCCGCGATCATCTGCTTGCGGGTGGCGCCAGCGTTGCGGCGACACCAGCCAAATGCGGCCTCGGGGTCCCGTGCCCAGAGGGCGGAATGGGTCGCAACGGTGTCGGCCGCGGCCGTCAGGCAGACGATCCTGCCCGTGGACCACTTGGGGCACCTGCGCAGCCACAGGAGCGAACCGGACGCAAACGGCCGGTAGGCATCGAGGGCGGCGGCGTCGGCCAGGCTCGGATTCTCGATGATGGCTCTCCACGCGCGGCAGACGGCCCTGGCCGCAAACCGCCAGCGACCGTCGAGCAGGGGCCGGTCGACCCAGCGATCGCGCGTGTCGCCACAAAGCGGAAACATGTCGGCGCCCTCGGGCGCGCGCCTCGGAGAACGGACATGGCCGTTGAGGACAAAGGCGAGGATCTCGACGGGCAGATCGCTTATGGGGCAGCCCGGCGCCGCAGCCTCTTGCTCGCTGGACATTGCGTCTTTCTCTTTTCCCTTTTTGCCCCTCCCACGGTCGGTGGCTTTTTTTTTCGTGCGTCGCTCTGGCGCTCGTCGGCGCAAGAAAGAAAAAGATTCTTTCGACGACCCACCAGTAATGTTTTGAGGATGGTCCGTGGCCAGGCGGCCAGCCACTGCGCATCGAACCATCGGCTCGCCGTTGCCCGTGAGCAGCGCCTGCCAACGGCCAAAATTCCGGTCCAAGCGAGCCAATCCGTTTTCATACATTGACCCCGTTTGATTATTATATGGTCGGCTTGACTCAGAGGTCCCTGTTGCGAGCGAGCGCTACGCGCGAGGCCTCAACACGAGGCGACGCCATCGGACCACGTGCCCAAAGTCGACCCCTAAAAATGCATATTCCCCGTGAATGGATGCACCTAAAAAAGGGAAAGGAATGGATGTCGACTTTTTTTTATTCGATTGGATGGCAGCGAGAATAAAAAACGAGTGCAACCAGCATCGCTAAAGTAATTGAAAACCCCGCAACCGCACTTCAACATGCAGTGCTCCCTATCCCTGTGTCCGTCTTTTCTGCACAAGACTCTGGTGCCAAAGAGGCCGCGAGAGAGCGACGGTGGTCCCAGACGAGATCAACGCACGCCCAAGAGGCGACGCACCACGGCGGCCGCACCTGCCGTTGTCGTATCGAGTGGACCGGTCCGTGCAAGCGCGGGCCGCTGCCCTGTCCCCGATAGGTACGCCATTCATCAAGGGCACGCATCCCGAGACCGCGTCACGACGGACCTTCGACCGTCGACGTCCGTCGTGCCAGCGTGCGACCACGTCGGGCGCGTGTCAATCCTGCTCGACTACCTCGGAACCCTCGTGGCCAACAAACAGTGCGAGGCCTTTGGCGTTTCCATCGGCGGCGCGCATCCATGCCACCTCACGGTGACCAGGGCCACGCTCTTTGGTCCCGGTATCCTGTGGACTCTGCAGGCCTCGCCGGATGATATTTCTGCCGTGGCCGCTGCGGTCGACGCCGCGGTTGTCACGCGTGAGGTGCGCGACGCGTCTCATCCGGTGAGCGAGATGCCGACCTTGGTCGCCACGCGGCTTGTGGCGGGCGTTTGCAGCGACATTGCCAGCGTCTCGGTCGTCTGCCAGCGATGGTCAGAGATGCGCGGTGCCGCGTGCGACGAATCGCACCTGTGGGTTCGCATGAACTCGCCCACACGAGGCCACTCGGAAGAATCGATGCGCGCCCTCGGGGCGCTGGCCACTGGAGCCGATCATCGCTGGGTCCATCCGGGGCCGCTCGCAGCGGTCGAGGTGCCCCTGGACCGGGCCTGGGTCAATTGGAATGACGGTGCCATCCGCCTCGCGGCCGCGTATCTGCAGAGCCTCTCTCTTGCGCTTGCAGCCCGGCTGTCGGCCGCTCCTGCTTTGCCCGCCGCCCCCTGCCTACTCCTCGCTTCTTGAAAATAATAATAATAAGAAAAAAAGAAAGCAATTGTAAAAAAAGCCGCCAGGCGATCGCCCTTTTTTGTCTGGGGCAGTGCGCGCCTATCGCCCAGGACTTGTGGGGCCAAGCCCCAGCAGACGGGCGGCGGCTTTGACCATGCGGCGTCCTTTGTAGAGTGGGCCGAAGCCGCTCGTGATCCCTGACGAGGGCCCCGATATCACGATACCGAGATGCCCATCACCTCCCTCTGCCGCGCGCTGCCGCCGGCAGGTCTGCAAGATTCTTGCACCAACCGCGGGCATATGCTGTGGTGTAGCATTTTTTCGTTGGGCGGGTCGGGGCCGAGAGGCAACATACGCGCGCCGGCCGTCCTCGACCGTCGGGCCAGTCGCGGTATGGACCATGAATTATGGCCTTTTCACGCGACATCGAGAGCGACAGGCTGGGACTCGCGACCCCCGGCAATTGCAGACGGTTTTGGTGTGGTCGGGGCGCGCACGCCGACTGCTGCCGGTGCCGGCATCACGCCGCGAGAGGGCCGCAATCCGGGAGCCCATGAGCAAGTAGGAACAGTCCTCTACCGTCAAACCCTAGGCCGCGGTATATAGAGCATGTTTCCTAGCAACGGCATACACGCGCTCCCGGTGCCGCAGCCCTTTGGAGCGCCCCAGGGCCGACGAGAGCCTGGAACGCGCTGTGCCGTCGGACACCATTACGACGTGCACCGCCGCTGCGTGCCCAACGCGCCCGCTTGTAGGGACAATGGCGACGGCACCACGACATGCTGCACCACGACGGCCAACGTACCCCCGGAGAATGGCGGAGGCGACGGCGCCCAAAGGACGCACACCCTGCCGGTCCCGCCAACGGTGGGTGCCACGTGGGGGGCCTTGGGCGCCACTGCACCCAACCACCCCCAGTGCGCCAGGCCCGGTTGGGTCTACGACATGCGCATGGGCGACTGCGTCCGCCCCGGATCGGTGCGCTGTTACGGAGAGCCGGCCAGCGGCCAACAGTGCTGCGCGCCTACGGCCGGCAACAGTTACAGATGCTGCGACCAGACGCTCGGCGGTGCACCGCGCTGCAGCGATCTGCCCATGGGAGGGGGTGGCGGCGACAACCCCGGCACAGGGCAGGACGGAGGCGGTGGCGGCAACGGAGGCGACCCCGACCCAGAGGCCCCCGGCGGTTACGGCGCTCGGCCCATGCTCGGTTCGTCGGCGGTCTATGGCGCGACCGCACCGGGCGGCTTCGACACGCTCGCCGGGTTTTCCTGCAAGCCGACCTATTCGGGCGCGTCGGGGACGCTTGTGTTGACGTGCGAGCCTTACCGAGGTCCGAATGGCGATATGCCGATATACCCGCCGCACAACTCTACCGCGGACTGCTACCGGCCGCTGCCCGATCCGCACGATCCTTTTAGCAGTCGCGAGTATGCGCTACGGTGCAACTTTCTCGCCCGCTGACAATGAGCCGCTGACGATAAACTGCAGACGCTCTGTTGCCGACCGACTCCTCCCCCCAACCCCCACTTTGTGAGCGTCCCGTGGGCTGTGCGAAATGGGTTTCAAACACCTGATTTCGACCAGTCCGAAAAATATTGAATAATCTTTTTTCACCCTGGCCGTCCGCACGGACCACTTGTGTGCGCCCACCCTGAAGCAGTCGGCAACTCGGACCCCGGCGGCGCCCGGCAGGGTGATTGCGCGTCGTCGGTCGGCCGATTGGCGCGCACACGGGACTCGCCACTTTGACCGGCCCGAACCTGCGCCTGTGGGTTCTCACGTGCAAGGCAAAAAAAAGATTTTGTTTCCAGGGCGCGACCAATAAAGCGACCAATATGGTCCAATAACCCCAAAGCAGATTACAATATGCGCACGGTCACACACATATGTATATATACATATCTACGACAAGCACGAGTCGCAATTCTAAACATGGCTGTGGCGGCTGTGCCTCGGCCGATGCTCTAAAAAACCAGCCGGCTTTGGCCAGCATGAGATTCCACACGGCAAATAGACCGCGGACTTGGCGCACACAGCACGGACGCGCGCGGCAAGAAAAAAAACGGTTGCAAACCTTATTTTTTAATACAAGAGGAATAAAAAAAAGCAAGTCATTCACAACGGCATGGGGCGGTCTGGCCGATCCACCTCGCCCTCGCCGTTGTCATCACCATCGTCATCGCTGTCACTGACGTGGTCACCATCGTCGTCGCCACTGTCGTCGCTGTCGTCGTCGTCAGACACGTTGGACATGCATCCGTCGGCGCACGGCTCGCCGCTCTCCACAAACTCTCTCAGATAGTCGAGCGCCGGGCACGGCAATAGGGATTTGGCATAGGCGTGGGCGCAGAGGTCGGCGTGCCGCCAGAGCGCGGCAAACACCGCCGCCGTGGGGTCGTCGCTGTCGGCGGCGCACTGCACGAGCATCTCCTCGATCGTCTCGCCGTCGCACAGGCCGGCAAAATAGTCGACAGCGTCGGTCTTTCCAAACTCGGCGGCGTCCGACAGGGCGGCACACGCGACCCGGCGGCACGAACCAGCAGGCGTGTTGGCGTCGCTCTCGTAGGCCTTGACGATCACCTTGGCTGCATCGATATCGTCCTCCTCGGTGGCGGTCGTGAGCGCCTTGGCCACGTCGTCCTCCTCGGCCAGGCGCGCCACGAGTGTGGCGACGGCAGTGGGGCAATGGTCGCGCGCCGCTCTGTAGAGTAGCGCGTCCACAGAGACGGTGTGCACGCTGGGCGACGGGCCGACGATCGCGTCGCACAGGCGCCCGAGGGCGAGGTCCCGGCCAAAGAGTTGGACCATGGCCAACTCGACCTGGTAGGTCGTTGCCGTGGCCAGGCGCGCGGCGAGGCCCTCGATCGAAAAGTCGTCGTCGTCTAGAACCGCGCCCACGATCGACTCGCACGCGTCGACGTCTTCCTGGTCGCACTCCATGTCGTCCCAAAGGTCGCCGGCGACGATTCCGACGGTGACGGCAGGCGACTCGCAGCGTTGTCGCTTGGACGAGGGCGCAGTGATGCCGGCGCGGCCATAGTGGTCGTCGACATCGCCAGTGTCGTCATTGTTGCCAAACAAAGACTCTAGGGGGCGCTTGGCGAGAGCAGTCATTTTTCTTTTTTTTTCTTCTGGTGGTCGGCTCGTGGGTTGGTCCACGAAAAAGACAAGTCTGGCGCGGGTAGGGCTCTATTGCCTTGTGTGCGTGTATAAATAAAAACCCTGGACACGGACGCTCGGCCCTTTTTTATGCATGGGCTCTCGAAATGATGTCGACCTGTTTTTGTGCAGACAAGACAACCAATCCAAACATTTCGATTCCGACTTACCAAAAAAAGCGAAAAGGGTCGACAGCGACGACGACAAAAAGAGGGCCGAATCTGCTGCCAGAATTGTTTTTGCGTGCGCGCTCTGCCGAGCGGGATACGGAGCGCAGCATAAAAGAGAGAAAAAAAAAAGGAGCAAAGCGGTCCCGCGATGATCGATTTGTTGGTTGGCGCGGGCAGCGCCGGTCGTGGCGTGTCGATCCCCTTTTTTTGCGCGTCCCTTTGTCAGGCCGGCAGACAGAGAATACGAAGAAAAGGGCGCCGACTCGAACGGCGCCCTCCTTTTGGATCTGGCGCCAGATTGGCCCTTTGAACCTCTTTTTTTTGTATTTAAACAGAGGGCGGGCGGCAGGGCATGAGGACGTCATGGACGTGGAGCGGCGCCTGTAGCCTTTTTTGCAAGATGTGCCCTGTCTCGACATGCGCGGCGTCGTTGTCTTTGGTTTTTTTTCCAACCCCACTCCCATCTGTCTGTCGAGCCGACAGAGGCGCGTATCGAGGCGGCCCCATAATAGACGCGCTCGCCGATGCCGGCCTTGCCTATAATTCCTCGCTATGCTTTTTTCCACAAGTCCTCGCCGGCTCGTCTTGTTTGACCACGAGGCAGGCGCGCGTGCGCGCGTGACAGCGCCCTTTGGCGTCTCTTGGCCGTCGACACACGCGCCAAGAGACATACAAAAGAAAAGAGTCTCGCGATGTTTTTTTCTTCTTTTTTTGTCTTTATAAAAAGGGACGCGCGGGCGACGATTATACAGAGAGCGCCAAGGGGGCACCGTCGGCGTGTGCGGGCCACTGTGTCGCAACGGTGGCACAAGAACTGTCGCCTTGCGGCTGAAGAGGCGTGCACGCGCCGATGCACCCTTGGCCCTTGTGCACAATGTCGTGCAAAAAGTCGCGCGCGGCGCCGGGTTCGACGTCGTCGGCGAGGTCGTGCGCGCAGAGGTCGGCATGCTCCCACACAGCCTCAAAGACTTTGATGTCGTAGCCGCGGCTGGCGCAGCGAATCAACACCCGACGTAGTAGGAGGCTGTCGCATGCTGGCGCAAGGTCCGTGATCGTATCCAACGCACCGCGCTTGGTCGCCTTGCCCAGTGCCGCCTCGACAAGACGCATGCGGACGACTGGCGAGATCGCTGGCGACGACTCACAGGCGCCGACGATAGCCAGGACGCCCTCGCGGTCGCCTTGCTTGATCAGGCGCGCCAACACACACGTGATCTCAAACTCGCTGCACGCGTGGTCGACGAGCACGGTCACCGTCTTGTGAGCGCACTGTGACGCGGCCCGCTGGAGCACCTTGTCGGGTCTGCCGATTCGCCCTTTGGCGCCGTCACAAATACGAGCGACAGCCGCGGGCTTGTCGATGACGCGATAAAGGGCGCGCTTAATGTGGCGCCTAGAGGCGCCGGCAATCGCGAGCGCGAGGCTCCCGTTAAAGCCTGCCACGGCGGAAGTCGCCACGAGACGCACGAGCGTGTCGGGGTCGATGCAGTATTCGGAGCGATCACCGAGGTCCGCATCAGTGACGTCGCCGTTGTAGCGCACTCGCTTGGCCGCCGGCGTCTCGGCATCGGCGCCGCGGCGGCGTTGGCATTCGTCCAGGTGGCGCTTGAACATGTTGGTTTTTGTTTTTTTTTGGACGGCGGTTGGTTTCTTGTCTTTCGTGCCTTGTGGCTGTGGGGTGTTGGTATGCACAATGACAAAAGGACCGGCTCTTTATTGCGATGCGCAGTGCGCCTATTGGTTGCATCACACAACAAATACAGATCGATATATGTCGACCTTTTTACCTTTTTAGGACGACCCTACACACCGGGGCCGACACAGGGAGAGACGGACGGCGTGAGTCTGCCCCTTTGCGTGGTCTGCACCGCGGGGCCGGGCCTCTTCTCCCTTTTTATCTCTCTCTCTCTTCCTCTATTTCTTTTCTTTCTGGGCGCCGGCGGTCGACCCCCGGCAGTCGGCTGTCGGCGCGCATTTTTTTCTCGACACAGCAGATTCCTTTGTGTAAATGGGCCATCCAAAAAAGGGCCTGATGCAACGATTGGCCAGACATCAATTTGAGGGTTTATATAAAGAGGGCATTGTCGGGCCAAAGAAGCCAACAAGACCCACAAGTCATTTTGCTCACCAGCAGAGCCTCTGACTCGAATTTCCTCCACGACCATGAACCGCGCGCCAACCACTGACACTTTTTCTCAATCCTCTCGAAAGCGCCATCGCGAACCGGCCCCGTCACCCCCCTCCTCATCGCCCGACACCGACGGCAACAAAGACGATGACGACAGCAACGACGCGGTCAGGCCCCTCAGTGCCAAGCGCATACGATCGGTGCGCGCCAACAGCGTCCTGGGTGTCCACGTCGCCGACACGCCGACCGGCCGCCGCTGCCTTTACTGCTCAGACACGTTTAGCCGCAAGACCTCTGTCGGCAACCTGCGCAATCACCTCGTGAAAAAGCACGGCATCGGTATCGTCGACGGACCGGGCCGGTCGTCGCCCACACCCGCGACCAATCGCGCCGCCGGATCTGCACCGCGCGCCGTCGCCACCAAGCCGGTACCGTCAGAATCGGTAGGCCCTTTGCGTGCTCCAAAGACCGAGACCCTGTTGGCGGTAGAGACATTGATCAAACCGCCGCCGTCGCGCGACGTCGTCGATGCCATCGACCTTCCGACGCTGTTGGTCGACCTCTGCACCCGAGGACGCACACAACGTCTGGTGATCGCTGTCCATGGCCTCGCACGGCAAAAGGGCGAATCCGCCACCTTTGTCATCGCCGACGTGGACGCTCTGGCCGAGATCGACGACACCCTCGGTGAGACCCTTGAGACGATCGCTCGCAGATGGGGCCTGTTTGGACGCCTCGTCGCCGTGTGCTCCAACGTGCCGTCGACCGTGTCGGCAAGAGTCGAGACCGCACTCGGCGTGCCGGTTTTGCCGTGCGCCATCAGCCTGCTCGCGACGGGCGCGGCCTCGGCGGGGCTTTACGACGCCCAGGTCAGGCGGATCGTGTCGCGCGTCGTCTCGGCCGTCATGTGGGACACGACATTTGTCGGCTGCCACTATGAGAGTCGAACGCGCTTTGCGCGCAATGCTCTGGAACACGCGAGCCGGTCGACAGACGCACTCTCAGTTCCGGATCGCGATCGGACGGCGGCGCGCCTTTTTGCAGGCGCGCTGTCTCCTCTGGATGCCGCGCACGACCTGATCATGCATCCCCTCATGCAAAGCGTCGGTCCTGTCGTCGCCGTGGCCGTGCGCACGGCGGCCGTGCACTATGGGGGCGCCCGACGACGACGACGACGACGACAAGACTCGATGTCTGACGAAACCGACGCCCTTGTCGTCGAGATGCGCATGCGCATCGGAGAGGCCCTGGCACAGTCGACCGACCGCATCCTGGACACGGACGCCGGTCTCTTGGCCGTCTTTCTCGACCCGCGCACCAAGGACTTTGGGTTTATCGTTGACGCTGCCCGTCGGCGGGCTCTCCTCGTCCGTGCCACTGGCCTCTTGCGGTCAACTCTACGCTCCACCGTGGCGCTCGATGCAGTCGCACATCGGCGTGGCGATGACAAGGGCGACGAGCCTCGCGGCGCCGACAAGAGCAGCAACGACAGAGCGACAACAAACAATCTCTTTTTCGCCAGCGCCGTGTCGAGTCTCTTTGGCGACGTTGTCGGCCGGCCCGCACAAGGCGCACAGGACACTGGAGCCGACGAGATCCACGCCTACGGGGCCATGCGCCCGGCGCCACTCTTTTTCCCTGACGCGACGCCCACCGACCCCGCGGCCTGGTGGCGCGAGCGCAAATTGATCTTTCCCAACCTGTGGCGACTCGCACGCGCCTACGCGTGCGTGTCGGCCGTGTGCGTTGCGCCAACGGGCACAGCCTATATGGGTGACACGTCGGCATCATGAAGAATAGTTTTAAAAAACACGAAAACTCGACTTTTTTCATATCGACTCGCCGTTTTTTGTGGTCGCGCTGCCGGCGCTCAGTGCTTGCGGTCGGTCGGCCGGCGGTGGCCGGGGCTCCTCATCGACCGACCGATCGCGGTCCAGCCTAAAAAAGCGCAGGGAATGCATGCCGGCCAAATAGAGCAGAATAAAAAAACAGAGAGGAACTGCCGACGGCGATTTGGAGGCGCGCGTGCGCGAGAATCAATCTCGATTTGTGGCGACCCGAGAGCAATCACGAGCCCGAATCCAGGCGCAAGTGCAGCCTCGACTGATGCGCACGCTCGTCTTCGTATCCCGGATCCAAATGGCCGGATTCTGCCCGACCGTGTCTGTTCCTCCTGTTGATTTTTATGTTGTTTGTTAACAAACGGTTTGATCCCTGCGGATCACGACCAGGGTCTCGGTCGACGACGGACCATTGGCCAAAAGGCAAAAGTGGCCGACGGTGGCCGGTTCGTGCCCGCAAGCGCACGGGGACGACGCAGGCGCACCATTCTACCTGGCAGCGCACACACGCATGCTTCATGATGGCAAAAGGACAGCGGACACGAGAGCGATCCCGCCCGCATCTTTATCTCGCCTCCCCCACCGCATTCCCTCCAATCGCCACCCCCCCCCTGTGCGCCAACAAGGGGAAAATATGCGGGCAAAAAAAGCGAGGACATTCTTTTTTTTTACATTACACAGGCGATGATGGAAGAAGGGATGTTAAAAAAAGAAGAGAGGGAAAAGGGCGCACACGAGGCTCTTGGGTCTGTGAGACGGGGCGCGCTCCAGTCACCGGCGATGGCGGTGGCCAAATGCGCTTTCAAATGCATCGCCGCTCGGTTCGTCGCCATCTTGCGTGTCGTCCGTGTCGCTGCGATCCTCATGGAGGCCGCCATCTGCAGACACCTCGCAATAGCCCTCGCAGCCGCCGCCCTCGTCAATGAGATCACGCAAAAAGTCTCGCCCGACGCCGCGCGGCAGTTGCTGGACGAGATCGTGTGCGCAGGCGTCGGCATACTCCCACAGCGCTTCAAAGGTCTCGCTCCGGTGGCGCTCGTCGGCGCAGCACCAGAGGGCATCGCGCACGGCGTCGGGCTCGCACATGTCGAGGAGCGACTCGATGACGTCGACCTTGTCGGCCATGGCGGCACGGCGCAGAGCGCCCGCGGCCCACTTGGTCCAGGTGCAATAGGGCACGGCGCCATCACAGGCGTCAAGTAGGCCCGCTACGCTGTCGCCGTCGTCGGCGGCGACAAAGCGATCAATGAGATGGGCCACGTCGTCTGGAGCGCATTCGCGCGCGAGCGCCTCGGCCGAACCAGGTCGTCCGCGTTTAACGGACGCGCAGAGGGCGTCGCGCGCCCACCGGTAGCGTCTTTCGTCAGAGACACGCGAGCCGCCTTGCTTGCAGGCGCCAAAGAGGCACGCGATGGGTTCGGGCTCGTCGTCCTCGACCAGTCGCGTGAGCGCGTCGGCCACCGAGGCCCGGCGCCGGCTGCCGACGCGCGCCATCAGGACAAAGGTTGTGTCGTCGTGCAACTGTGACGCTGCACAGTAGATCACCCCAGCAGCGAGCGCAAGGGGCTGGCCCACGTCAAAGAGCGCCTTGCAAATGCAATCGACAGCGGTCGGGTGGTCGATGACGCAGCAGAGGGCCGATTCAACGTCCTCGCCGTGCGCGCCGTCGAGCAACAAGCGCAGAGGGCCGCGATCGTCCAAGACGGCGGCCCTCGCGATGAGGCTGTGGCGGCGTTTAAAGACATGGTCGTCGTGGATGTCCGCCTCGTAGGCCCGCTCGGACGACGGATCCGACGCAGCGCCTGCTTTAGGATCGTCGTCATCGGCGGCGCCTTCTTTGACGACAGGCGCGCCCACAGCGTCGAGGCGGCGGCGCTTGTGCATCTTTTTATCTTTTGTTTCTTTTCTTTTTTTTCTCGTCAAACAAAAAAAAGAGACCAGAGAAAGAGGGGCCTCTGGTGCGGCTGGTTGTCTATGTGGTCGGCGGCGGCGGCAGAGATTGCCGGGTTGGGGTCTCTATTCTTGGATGATCCGGAAGCAAAACCGAGTAGGCGGCGAGCCGGATCGGCCTTGTTTTTATACTCTCCCTCCCCTGCGGCGTAACCTCATCCCATAGGCCCGCTCCCGCATTGTCGACACCTCCTTTTTTCATCCACGAATAGTGGGGCGTGCTTTTTTTGGCAGGACCCGAGCGGGCACTGCGCCGACAGCACTGCCATCGCTCTCGGCCGTCTTTTTTTTTCTTCCTCGGACCGTGCCGGAATGATTTTTTCGTGCGTGCGGGTTCGTCGGGCCTTGGCCCCCTTGGCGCTGTAGAGACCGATTTCCTTTGGACTGCGTAGCGTCGTCTCCTGCTTACGACTTGCTTTATGCTCGCCTCGCGCCCAACAATAAAAGCACAGCCACGAAATCAGCAAAAAAAAGCCCTTTCCCTTTTGCACTTGGCGCATCTGGGCTACAAAAAAAGCGCGCGTCTGCGCTATGAACCAAAAAGAGCGCGACCGCGCCAGAGAAGGAGATGCACCGAGGTAAAAAAACGGAAAAAGAAAAGGACGACGCCAACGGAACCGGTGGCGGGGCATGTATGTGGACGGTCTATGCCTCTATGCAGCCATGTTGGTCAACACAGTAGGTACAATGGTTTGGTGGGCGATGCGCGGCGAGGCCCCGACGATGCCCACCACATCGAGCATGGCTCGCAGCGCGCCGTGCATCATATAAGAGGGCGCGCAGCGGGCAATGGCCTCGGCGAGCGCGTGCTCCAGGGCCAACAGAGACGCGCCCTCGATGCGCACGCACAAACAGAGGTCGGCAGCCCAATCGACGACGGGATCGCGCACCAACGACGATCCCATACCCAGCGGACCGCCCGATAGACAATAGTCGTCGGTGAGCCGGTCGGCGGCCGCCCCCGGCGACGCCAGCGCGACCGAGTGCGTTGCGCGTCGCAACCACGAGGCCCCTTGGGTTTGTTTCTCGTATATGATCCCCGGCAGAGTGACGGTACGAGCGCCGCTGTCGAGGAGGCGCACGGCAAGGGCGCGAGGCCACAGTGTGTCGAGAGGCACCGGACACGGTGCGCACACGGGCGGTACCGGATCTGGCGGCGGTGGCGAGGACCCAGAGACCCCGTCGTCGGCGGACGTCTTGTGTGCTCCGAGGTAGGCGCGCACGGCATCAAAGACGGCGAGGACAAAGCGCAGAAAGATTGGGCGCGCGCGGCACTCGACCTCGGTGACCCCGTCGGCCAAGAGAATGCGATGCCGCGTCGCCGCCGACGGCACGCATGCGAGGTGTTGGACAAAGGCGCAGAGCGCGCCCAATCGCCCAGTGTCCTCGGCGGCGATGATCTTGCGCGCCGCGGGCAGCACGCGCGCCAAGCGATGGGCAAAGTAGAGGTCGCCGCCGGGGATCAAGACGACGTCGACGTCGTCGAGCACCACGAGGATGTGCGTGGGCATGGACCAGGCCATCGTCGCCAGCAGGTCGACGAGCGCCGCTCGGGTCTCCACGCGCACGGGCTGCAATTCGTTGACTTTGACCTGGCGCGGTCCTTCGCCAGGCCATGCCGCCGCGAGACACTGTGTAATGACGTCGGTGTCGTGTCGGCGCTGTGAGGCGGTCTCGCGGTCGACCCGCGCACGCGCGCGCTCGTCCAGACGCTTGCGCAACAGCAGGCGCGGTTCGAGAGCCGACGACTGCGACGGCGCCATGTCCTCGTCAGTAGTGCGGGCGGCGGCTCTGCGGGTGGTGCGGCCCGTTTTGCGCGACGGTGCCGTTACTACGGTCTCGGAGCCGTATCGTCGACGCTTTTTCGGGCTCGCCGAGAGCGCCTTTTGCTGCGTCCGTCGGCCCCCATCGACCTTTTGTGGGGGGTCTGCAGCCGCACGGGCCTCCATTCGTTTTTTTCTTCTTCTTTCAACAAGTAAAAGGAAAAAAGGAAAACAGTTGTAACCGCGTGCTCTCTTGTTTTTCGGTTGCCTGTGATTGGCGCGCCCGCAAAAGGCAGAGCGAGATGCGCGGCCTCCCTCTGCCGCCCCCAAAAGAAAGAAAAATGGGGGATGCGCTTTGAGGGTCGATTCTTTTGGATCGGTCGTGCGCGGCGGACGCGATCCAAACCTCGCCCTGCCGCTGTCCCGTGCGGTTTTTTTGCGTGCCTGGCGACTGTCACTTTTTTGTCTTTTTTTTTCCATTTTGGCGGCGTTGCTATTGGTCGCCCTCCAATCGCCTTTTTCTTTTCTAAAGATTTTTTGCGTCTGTGGGCGCGCTCTCACCGCGAGCGGGCGAACAAAAGCGGTGTCGATCGCGGCGCAACAAAAAAAAAGGCGAGAAAGAAAGAGACACACCGATGGACGACACCAAAAAAGCGACAGCAAAGCGAAAAGAGAAAAAGCAAGGGGCAAGAAAAAAAGAGAGCCAATCTTTTTTGTGAGACCGCACATGGACGTCCTGCCCGACGAGATCACCCTGGCCATTTTCGCGCACCTGCCGCCGGGCGCGCTGGCCAACATGGCCTGCGTCTCTTGGCGGTGCAACCGCCTCGCCATGGACGACTCGCTGTGGAGGCGCCACTACGAGGCACGGTGCCCGCCATGCACGGGCCCACGCCTCGACCAGACGTGCATGGCGCACAAAGGCCGCGGACTCGATCACCGCCCGTGGCTAGAGGCGGCTCGCCGAGACGAGGACGAGGACGACCACTTTTTGGCGCGTCCCTATGCCTCGCACCCGCTGACGCCTTTTATCAAGGCGAGGGCCGCCGATCGCGATGGCGCCTTTTACGCCTTTGCCCGACCGCCCGCGTACGAGTGCCCGCACCACTGCCCGTCGGTGATCCGGGCGCGCTCCTACCGCTGGGCGTTGGCGTCGCAGTGTGCGCCGCCGCGGCCGATCGACTCGACGGGCGTGCGGGTCGGGAGCGGGCCGTGGTCGACAGGCCGTGACTTGGTCCACCACGGAGGGTTCGCCCTCTTTTCGCGTGTGGTCAGTACCTACCGCGGCGAGTGGCACGCGCGAAAAAATAACAAACCCGACGGCCTGGGCATGGACGCGATGCACCAGACGGCAACAGGCTATACGGGCGCCAAGGACGTGCGCGCCGTCTCCATGTGGCGCAACGGCGACTATGCGGGCTTTGTCCGCCACTGGGAGTGCACGCAGATCATGGGGCCGCACGTGTCGGGACATCCCAATTATCGCGAGGGCAGATGCCGCAACGACACGGGTGGATGGGCGGTTCGCTTTTCGGGCGCCATCGCCGAGGGCAAGACCGGCACCGTCGGCGCCGTTGCCTTGGATCGGTTTTGATTCACGCCACGGCACACTTGCCGATGCCTGCACAAGCCCCCCCCCCCTCCCAAAAAGGTTTGACTGTATGACAAAGGATACTTTTTTTGCAGAGGGTTGGCGGCCCCAGGCGGCCGATTCTTTAGGGCGACTATGCCCCCCCCCCCGACGAGGCATTGAAAGTCCAGAGGGGAAAGGACTGGCAGAGGATCGGAAAAAATGAACAAAAAAAGGAACGGGGACGAGCGACAGCGTCGCGGACAGGTGTGGGTTGTCTCGTGGTCCTTGCCATCGTGGGCGAGGACCGCGGGACGAGAGGTGGGGTGGATGATGACACAGGACACTGTCCCGCGTTGTCACCCTGGCCCCGACCAACGAACGTCGTCGATGTTTGGTAGTATTGCCGATGCATATGCGATGAAGTCCGACGACTGGGCGCCCGGTGCCCCGCTCCCATCCACCAACACTCTCGGCGCTGCCTGTTTGTCGGTCGCCGGCCGGCGCGGTGCAAATGATTGTGGGACACATTCCGACTTTTTTTTTTCGGCCCGCGTGGATCATTTGTTTGTCTTTTCTTTTCTTTTTTTTCGTGGGGCGATTAAAAAAAGACACAATTGGCCGGAATCGAACCGTGCCGTCGCCCAAAAAAGAGTTGCGCCCCTCGGGAAAATGACGCCGCGGTGGTTGCGGCTTGCGTCTGGCCGCCGATGGCCAAAAATGGCGGGCTCGCCCTAGGGGGCATTGCGCCCGTGCTGGCATTGCCGACAACGAAAACCACTCCCAAATCTGTCCGACTGGCATTCTGGAAGCGCCATTTGAAATCGGATAGGTCAAAATATCCGTTTTTTGTATCCACTCGCAATCATACATCTACAACCTAAAAAGCGCGATCGTCATTCACTGGCCCCCTGGCGTCCAATGAGGAAAACATCGTCGATAATAAAGATTGTCGTTGGTTTTTTATCTGGCACGGCAACATTGCAAACTGGCAGCATGTCACACACCGAAACCACACTGTCCGGCCAGATTGTCCAGGCTTTGGCGGCTGTCGACCCGTGCGCTGGCCACTCGATGCGCGCACACGGTATCGGCACCCTGGGCCAAGTATTTCGCTTTGTCCCCCACGAGGCATGCATGGCTGCGCTCTCGACCGCCTTGGCCGCGGGCGACGCCGAGATACTCGGCGAAATCGTCGCCGCATTCGAGCGCCACTCGCTCGACAAGGCAATCGACGATCTCTCTCACGACCCGAGCGCGGTCGAGCAGATATGCAAAGCGGCTCGGCGCCGAGACGACCCACCGCCCGACTACTACTGCCACTACTCAGGCGATACGCTAATGAGCAGTCTTGCCATCAAGGAGCACGTCGAATCGCTCGCCATCGTCATCCGCCACAGTGCCGATTGGCGCTCGTCTATCAAAGAGTCGATCAGGGAACTGGCCCTCGATTCCAGATACCTGCGCCCGAATCTACAGGCCTTGAGTATCCTCCTCGACGTCTGCGCCAACCAACCCAAGATCGACCCAGAGACGCAGACAGACTTTTTGGTCGACGCCTTGGTCCACTGCGCAGGGGCGTCTGCTCACGACATCATCGACACCCTCGCCCCCACGTGTACACCGTATATCTTGTACGAGACGCTGCTGCGGTGCTCTGGCGACGGCGCAAGTTACCGCGCCTTTGACAACATCTGGCGGATCGCCGAGGGGACCGTCTGCGTGCACCGGATGGCCAAGGATCTCGCTGGCGGCAACGCCCGTGTCCACATGCGACGTTGCATCGGCGACCTCGGCAAGGGCAGGCCGTGCAAGTCGATCGACTGCATTTATGGGTCGCCGTCGCCGTCTCCATCGTCGTGTACGAGCGCCCGCCCGCGATCGCCCTCTCAGGACGCCCCTGCCCATTGACTGTGTATTTTTTTAAATAAAATTATTCCACTTATTTTCCCCCTGCAATGCCCACACTCTTCGTCCTTTTTTTTTCCATCCTTTTTTTGTTGGCGCTCTCCTGAAATGAGCCCACACGAGACCACGCCACGAGAGGACCAGGCGCGGGCGACGCGGCATCCAATGACACGCGCGCACACAGGCCATCAGTAGTCGCGACGCGAAAGGTTTCTGTTGGGGGCCTTTCTGCGCGCGCGCCAGCCCTATCAAAACCCGCTCGCAGGCATTTGCGCTCGGCCCCATCAAAGAGAGAGAGAGAGAGAGAGAAGAAAATAGCACAAAAGTAGCACAAAGAGAGCACAGAAACGGGACAGACAGACGGGCGCCGGTATGGACAAACCGAGGGCTCGTGCCGCCATCAGCGACGACGATTATGCCGCCGTGTTGGGCAAGGTCTTTGTCTACACGACCTCTTACGCGGCGAGCGCCTACCAGGTGGTCGGGCGCACCAAGTGCTACGTGCGCGCGATCAGCGTCCCGCTCGTGAGCACCCACGTGGCCCTCTACGGCGACGGCGCCCACAAGATCGACTGGACCAAGGTCGTCCAGCCGGCGCCCGGCTCCAACAGCAAAAAGGGCAGTCTCTATAGTCTTGTGCGTCACAATAACGGCGACGATGGGGACGTCGACGGGGACGCGAGTGACGAACCCACCTACTGTCTCGTCAAGGCCAGTGACGATTTCTATGCATTCCCTGTCGAGACGGGCAGTGACCACGCCTTTACGACGGTTGGCTACTAGACTCGGCGGAAAAGCCACCACACCAAGAAACACCACTAATCCGCATAGAAAAAAAAGACGTGCAGAAAAAAAAGATGGATTTCGTCGTTGATCGCGAGGCCTCTCGGCGCGGGCCCTGTTTTTGTTGTGGCGTGTTTTTTGCCAGCCTCTTTTTTATGGCGCCAATGCGCATTGCATCGAGTCAGTGGTAGGGCACAACAAAAGGGGATTACGGCGTCGCGCGCTGACGACGAACGGAAAGTTTGGAGCGCGATTGTCTTGTGGTGGTGGGCAGCGCGACTGACCGCCGAGAAAAAAAAAGATTGTGGAGAAAAAGACGGATTTTTCATTCTCGGTTTATCGCACACAATGACTTGTCCCGAGGACACACACGATCAGCAGATCCGCGGTGGGTCCTGTGCCGTCCTTGTCAGCAACTCTTGGTGGGCACTGGCGACAACGTAGGGGCTGGCTGTCGAGCCGGCAAATGATCGCGCCAAGCCTCGACCAGGTCGCGCGACGAAATACAGTAACAGCCAACCATCGTCGCACGCCTCTTGGCCGTCTCCCACGTTTTGGCCATGGCCTCGCGCAAATCGCGTTGGTCGTCGTGTCGCATCCATGCGTCCAGAGCCGGCCACGGCCATGCCGCCCAATCCGCCCCTTGCGTCCGTGCATCGATCGTCGCAGCAAAACATTCATAGGCCGAGAGTCTCATCGTCGTTGGCGCACCGGCGTCGTCGGACGTCGCCTCCTCTAGCACGATCCGCGCAAAGATCCGTTCCACGAGCATCGTCCGCATCTTTCGCACGCTCTTGCGCACGTCGAACCCCTCCCTATCGCATACTTGCTCAAAGGACGCACAGCGCCAGTCGGTACCGGGCACGTGGGTCTCCACGTCGGGGTTTGTGGCAAAGTGCACGTAGAACCGATGCAGTCCTTCGTACATTGCTATCGACGATTTTTTCATCTTGACCAGCGACGCGCATGCCGCGTCGAGAAGACCCTGCATCTCGCCGAGTTGCTGGGTCGCCTCGGTGTTTGCCACCGCCGCCTCTGTCGTCGCCCTTTGCTGTGCTTTCATCCTTTTTTTTCTAATTATTCCTGTCTCTTTGTGTTGGGTTTCCTGGCTGTCTGGCGCTGCTTGGTGTCGATGCAGTATCCATGCCGCAATCTCTCTTTTTTATGGGCGCGCACCGCCCGCCCTCTTCCGGCGGCCAATCATCCAAAGCCCACTCTGCGCTACCCAACAAAATTTTTTGTCGACTTTTGCCGTGCGGCACCGGGCGGTTGCTGCAAGCGAGCAAAGGCCCTCTTTTTTGATGACACAACCAGGTCGGGATGTCGGCACAAGATAAAAACACGGACCCAACAGAACCAGACGTCGACTTTTTTCGTGTGTGGCCCCTCTCCTCGGTCAGAAAAAAATCGAGATGGCGGCTGCGGCGATGGCGATTCTCTGGCGTTGTCGGCCCGCCACTATTTTTTTTTCTGCATCTGGTCGCTCTGTCTGTTGTGGTGGGTGCCACGCCGGCGGTCCGCTCTGCCGGTTCCGCGCATTTGTAAAAAAATACAACACAAAAAAAAAGAGCGAGATTACGCCAAGGATTCGGGCGGACGAGCCGCCGGCGCGCACGCCGACACGTCGCGATACCCAGCGACAAAAAGAGTCGCCGCAGCAGACGAGAATTTTTTCCAATTTTTTGCAGAGACGACACAAAGGCGCCGCGCTCGACGTGCGCCAACACTTTTTTTGAGGGGGAGGGGAGAATAAATTCATTCAAAAAAAGGAAAAAATATATTGGAAAATGGACAACAAAGGACCAGGAAAAAAACGAGCAAAAATCACCCACTGCACGATTCGCAGCCGGCATAGCACGCGTCGCCGTCGGTTTGTGCAGTCGCAGCAGCAGCAGCAGCAGCAGCGGTCCTGCGCAGCGAACGCGGTGTCTCGCGGACAATCTCGGTCGGCGTGGGCGCCGCAGACGCAGCGTCTTGCACGGGTGGTGTGGCGTCCGCTGCGGCGACGACGGCGGTCGCCGCCTGGTCGACGGTAAACTGGATGGCGTTGGCGGCAGGCCGGGTGCGCAGATAGTACATGCCGGTCTTGAGGCCGCGACGCCACGCGTAGGCGTGCATCGACGTGATGGACTCGGCATTCGGGACGGCACAGTAGAGGTTGAGCGACTGGCTCTGGTCGACATAGGGCGCGCGGTCGGCCGCCATGTCGATGGTCACGCGGTTGGACACCTCCCACACGGTCTTGAACAGGGCCTTGAGATGCGGCGGCACCTCGTCGTCATCAAAGCCCTGCACCGAGCCCTGCGCTGCGATGAGGCGGTCGCGAAAGTCGGGCGTCCACAGGCCGCGCGCCATCATGCGCTCGACCAGGTGGCGGTTGACCACGGTAAAGTCGCCCGAGAGCACGCGGCGCGTGTAGATGTTGCTCGTGATGACCTCGCACGCCTCGGTGTTGCCCAGGATCTGCGACGTCGTGGCCGTGGGCATGAGCGCCACGAGCAGCGAGTTGCGCAGGCCGTACTGTCGCACCAGCGCCCGCAGGGCGTCCCAGTCCCAGCGGCCGCTCTCGTGCGTCTTGGGGTCAAACGGGCGGCGCAACTCGGCCGGCAGCGGGATGCCCTTTTCGGGCGGGTCGCCTTCCTCGTGGTCGCAGCCGGCCCAGCGGCGCCGGTCGTTGACCGCCGCGGCCCACAGGTCCGGATGCAAGAGGCCGCGCGACGCCGGCGATCCACGCACCTCGTTGCCCTGGCCGTCCACATAGGTGCCCTCATAGTAGGACGGATAGGGTCCCTCCTTTGCGGCCAGTTGTGCCGACGCCGTCGCCGCCGCATGGTAGATCGTCTCAAAGATGGTGCGGTTGAGGCGACGCGCGCCGGCGCTCTCCCACGGCAGGTCCATCATGGCAAACGCGTCGGCCAGGCCCTGCACGCCGACGCCCATCGGCCGGTGGCGCAGGTTCGAGTGCCGGGCCTCGGGCACCGGGTAGTGGTTGATGTCGATCACGCGGTTGAGGTTGGCCACCATGGCCTGCACCGTCTCGTGCAGTGCGCCGTGGTCAAAGACCGTGCCCAGGCCCACGCCGGCGTCGTCGTAGCGCGCGTCCAACGGCGCAGTGCGATCTTCCCCGCGCGGATCACGAATGACAAATTTGGGTAGGGCCACCGAACTCAAGTTGCAATTATGCACCACTTTGCCGTTGGCCACAAAGTGGTGTCCGCTGGGCACCGAGAGGTCGTAGACATGCTTGTCGCCAGCGGCCGTGATCGACTTGACGACCTCGTATGCGCGGTTGCCGCTGCTGACCTTGTAGGCAAACCCGAGAGCGGTCTCCAACTTGGCCTGCTTCTGCGGCGAGAGACGGAAGCCGATGTAGCGATGGAAGGCTCGAATCGATTCCTTTCCGCGAATGTCGAGGCTACCCTGTTGGGTACCCCGCGATGCGATAGTGGTCCAGTTGACCTTGCCAGCGATTCCGAAACATCGCAGCATCAGTTGCACGTCTTCCAACAGGCCGCGGCTGGCAGAAGATAGACCGACGTAGGGGGAACGGCAAGTAAGGCCGACGGTGCCGTCGGCACAAAACAAGCCGCTCAGGAAGGCGGCCTGTTCTTCAGCCAACGCCGTCAGGATAGGCGCTCCGACGCGCTTGGTCGGTCCGCGGCCGGCCGAGAATCCAAACTTGTCGCTCATCATACTTACGAATGAGTCGCGACTGGCCTGCCACTGGACAACGCCGTTCGGCTGTGTGTGTGTCCTGGGCACGCCATGGTGCTTGGGGTAGTTGGGGTTCGGTTTGGTCGTGTTGTAGATGGTGGCCAGTTGGTCGAGGACGACGGCCTGGGCCACCTCTTCGGTCGGACCAAAGCACACGCCAAAGACGCGGTGCGACGTGTCACCGACATTGAGACACCAACCGTCGCCGAGGCACCAACCGGCCGCCAAATGAGCCTTGTGTTTGTCGTCGGTCGAGCGGTCGATGCCAAACTGTGGACTGACCGTGGGCATGCTCGTGGCGATTTTGTCTCCAGGCTGCAGTTGGTCGACACGAACCCAGTGATACTTGTTCTGCTTGGCGTAGTAGTCGCGACCGGTGACGATGAGCACCTTGTGGTCGGCAGTGGCCTCGAATGGCGCGCCGTTCTTGGTCTCGATGCGAAAGACTGGCTTGATGTCGTTGTCGATGAGGCAGGCGCGCTCGTAGCGAGGGGCGTCGACGAGGTCCTCGTCGGTCTTGAAAGGCACAAGAACGTTGGCGCCGTCGCAGGCGTCGAGCCGGACAAGCCCCTTGTCGGTCGTGATCAGGGTGTCGCCCGAAAGGCAAGTCGCTGTCTCCGTTGGCGACGAAAACTGGACGACCTCGGTGCACAGGTTGGCCGACATCGTGGTGCCCAGGTTCTGCTGGTTGCTGGTCAGGTTGACGGCGTCCTTGTGCAGCATGTAGGGCGCACCCGTCTCGATCTGCGCCGTGACGATGGCCGACCAAATTTGGCGCGCGGGCACCGAGGTCCTCGCGCGGCCCTCGCGCTCGTAGCGCTCATAGAGGGCGTCAAAGGCGGCGCCGTGGCACTCGTGCAGGCCGGGCGCCTCGGACGGGCAAAAGAGCGACCAGTCGCCGCCAGTCACCACGCGGCGCATAAACAGGTCGCACGTCCACAGGCCGTAAAAGAGATCGCGCGCCCGGTTCTCCTCCTTGCCGTGGTTCTTTTTCAGGTCGAGCCAGTCGACGAGGTCGGCGTGCCACGGCTCCAGGTAGCAGGCAAAGGCGCCCTTGCGCTTGCCGCCGCCATTGTGGCACGCGCCAAATCCCAGCACGCTATAGGTGTGCTTGGGGTCGTCGACTTCGAGGTCGTACAAGGCGCCGTCGTCGCCCTCGGCTCCGCTGGTGCCCACCTGTTTTACAATATTCTCACGGGTGACATCGTTATTGTTGTCGGCGTCATCAGTCTCGTAGATAATCGTGTCAATCGACTCGATGGGCACGTGGACAATGTCGCCGTGGACGATCGACCAGGGCGCGACCGCCGTCCGCGGGATGCCGTTGGCGGTCGGCGCGGTCGACAGGGGCGACGGTGCGGTGCGACACGACAGAATGGCGGCCTTGCCGGCGGCGATGGCCTCGGCGTTGGGACTGAATGATGCCGCTCGCTTTGTCAGTCGCAGGCTGAGCCAGCGAAGCGTGTCGACGAGGAACGGCGAGGCTCCGCTGCCGTCGAGGCCCTCGCTGACACCGCGCACAAAGGTCTCGATGGCCGACGTGGGCGCCGACGCAAGGATCTCGCGTGCGGCCAACGACCGCGCCACGTCAAAGCCAGGGTGGGCGATGCGCCAGCGGTAGATGCCGTTCTTGGGTCGACCGGCCGACGCGCAGTCGGGATCGGCGACCGCCAGGTAGGTGTTGATAAAAGTCGCCGTCCGCGTGTCGGCGCGGGCGCCAATTTGGACGGCGCCGTGGACAATGGCGGCGTGGAGGATACCCGCCATGCGCCAGTCGCTGGCCTTGGTGGGAATCGAGGGCGTCGACTCGGTCGGTTCGGGCGGGATGGGTACGCAGAGGACGGCACCCGGCACGAGGTCGTCGGCATCGACCATCCTCGGCACCACGTAGCCGCGGTCGATGCGCTCACATAGCGATGCCAGACGCAGTCCGAGCGCGTCGGCCGATTGTCGTCCGGTCTGTTTGTGGTCGACATCGGCGTCGGTTTCATCATTCGAAACATTGTCTCCATCCTCGTCGTGTTTGTCGCCATCATCATCGCTTTCGCCATCCTCACCGATACTGCACTGCGCCATCTTGGCGATCGCCGCCTCGGTCGCCTTGGTCGCCGCCTCGATCGGCTTGGTCGCCCCTGATTCAGTGAGGTTACCTTCTGGGTGGGTTGCCTGGTCGTCGTCTCGGGTGACATTGGCGGTCGTCGTTGGAGGATCATTGGCAATAACGACGGGACGACCGTCATCCAAGAGATCGCAGAGGACCTGCACCTGGTGCTGCGCCGTCACCCTGACGCCGTGGCCAAAGCGCAGGGCGTCCACGGGCGGCATGGCCCAGTGCGGGATAAAGGTGCTCCCGGCGCCAATCAGATAGGTGGGCTTGGCCGAGGGCGCGTGGCGGACGACGCCGCGGAGCGGGCACCAGCGACCGTCGTCCGAGAGCACGCTCACGCCCGTCGTGGGCACCACCGACGTCTCGGGCGTGTGGTCGGCACCGTCCGAGGCGGGGCCGGTGGCAATGTCGATGGCGGCCTCGCGGTACAAGAGGCCGATGGGCACCGGGCCGCGCTCGGCCGTCAAGACGAGCGTGTCGCCCGAAAAGCACTGGTCGACATAGCGCGCCGTGTCGTTAAAGACGCGGAGCATGGGCACAAGGCCGTTGGACTCGCCGTTGGTGCCCGCCACGTAGGCGCCCGAGGCGCGCACCTTGTGCGCGGCAAAGCCGATGCCGCCGGCCGCCTTGGAGATGAGCGCGCACTTTTTCAGCGTCTCGTAGATGCCCTCGATCGAGTCGGCCTTCATGTCCAACAGAAAGCACGACGAGTTTTGCGGGCGCGCCGTGCCGGCATTGAAGAGCGTGGGCGTCGCCGCCGTGTACGACTGTTGGGACATGGCCTCGTAGGTGGCGAGCACGCGCGCCAGCGCGTCTTGGACGTCGGCAAACCCATAGTGGCCGATGGCGACGCGCATGATCATGTACTGGGGTCGCTCGACGACGGCGTCGCGCACCTTGGTCAGGTAGGACCGACGCAGGGTCGCCAGGCCAAAGTACGAGTAGGCCAGGTCGCGCTCGTGGCGGATGGCGGCGTCGAGGGCCTCCTTGTGCGCCGCGACAAAGGCCGCCATCTCGTCCGACACCAACGGCACGCGGCGGTCCGTCCGATGGTCGACGTTGGCCGCCAAGAGGGCGACGGCGTCCGAGAAGCGCGGCGGCGTGGCGGCGTGGAGCGCGGTGACGGCCACGCGCACCGCCAACTTTTCATAGTCGAGATGGGTCGACGAGAGCGCGACGGCGGTCTCGGCCAGGAGCGTGTCGCCCTGCTCCGGCGTCATGCCCGGACACGAGCCCTCGACGACGCGGCGCACGACGACGTCGAGATCGAGGACGGAATCGAGCGGCGGGTCCAGGCGGGCCAGCGCCGCCAGTTTGGCCGTCAGCGAGTCGCGATCGCTCGGACCCGCATAGCGCTTGACGTCTACCGGGCGGGTCGTGGCGTCGCTGCTATCGTGGACGTCAATAGCGCAAGGGCCCGTTTGTTGTTCCCGTTGTTGTTGTTGTTGTTGTCGAAGAGGCTCCATGACGCACGACCCTCGACAGACGAAAAGAAAAAAAAAGGGGGAAAAAGGAAATCTGCAAATAGACAGAAAAAAAAACGAAAAGCCGGCCAGCGGGTGGAGGGCAATGTGATGGATGAGAGAGATCGCAGAGGGAGAATGGCGCGCTGCCTTTTTGTGGCCTCGCCATCGAGTGGCGGACCCCCAAGAGCGCCCCGCTTTCGCGTGCGCGCACACTGCCCCGGGGTGTTTCGCCGCGCCCCCCGTCGCGCGCGTTGTCGACGCCTCTTTTCTTTTTTCGTTGGGGTCGTCTCTCTGTGTTTTCATTGGTTTGAAAACAGACACGATCGGAATGCATCGTCTTTTCGTTTTCACTTTTTTTTTCCGGTGTGCCGCCCCCTGCGGGCGTGCCGGCGCCGATCGCGCGCCCGGCGCTTTGGACTCTTTCTTTCCGCGGCGTCGCGGCATTGGTCCGTCCATCGAGGTCCGAACGACGGCACGCCAACAAAAGCCGCCGACCCCGACAACAACAACAGCCAAAGAAAAAAGTTGTCCCTGTTGTTTTTTTTCTGGACTGGCCGATTTGTATTTTCATTGCTCCTTGTGAGCGGCGCCACCGAGGACGTCGCTCTCTTTTTTTTTTCCTCGTCTCTTTGTCTCTCGCCCCCCCCCGATTCCTGAGCCGAAAGCGACAGAACCGACAGCGAGACGGAAAAAAAAGGCAACCCGCCGACAAGGCACGAAAAAAACAAGGAGGACAAGGAAACCACACTTTTCAGCAGAGAGACCGCGCAGCCTTGCGTCATTGTCGCCCGTCGGCCCGATGGACAAGTTTATCGTGACGCGCAAGCGTCCGACGCCAACCGCGGCCGCCTCGGCCTCGATGTCGTCGACCGTCACCCTAGCATCTAAAAAGGCGCGCACCAACGGGACATTGTCGGCGTCCTCGGTGCCGTCGTCTGCTGCAGGAGATGATGACGACGACGAATACCCGCTGTCGGTCCACGCGGCGTGGCTCTTTGAGCGACTCCCGGCCCACTGGAAGCCGCTCCTGCGCGAGGCCTGCGCCCACTACACGTTTGGCCGTGTGGCAGAGTTTCTCCGATGCGAGATCGGGCACGGGCGCGTGTTTTATCCGCCGATCGGCCAGGTGTTTGAGGCCCTGCGGCGGTGCCGCGTGGCGACCGGACCGCAACCGGACGCCGGCGCGCATGCGGAAACGGGCGCGGCCGACGTGGCCGTCGTCATCCTCGGCCAGGACCCCTACATCCACGAGCGCCAGGCGCACGGAATGTCCTTTTCGGTGCAGCCGGGCACGCCCACGCCGCCCAGTTTGGTCAACGTGTTTGCCGAGATCCGCAACGACCTCGCGGTCCTGGCGCGCCCCGTCGAGTTTGCGCCCACGACGGGCTGCCTGGTCGGGTGGGCGCGCCAGGGCGTGCTCCTGCTCAACACGTGCCTCACGGTCGAGGCCCGCAGTCCGGGGTCGCACCGCGACCGCGGGTGGGAGCCCTTTACCGACGCCGTGATCTCGCTCGTGAGCAAGCGCTCGCCGCACCCCGTGGTCTTTATGCTGTGGGGCCGCGACGCCCAGAGCAAGCGCAAGTTGATCGACCAGAACCGACACCGCATCCTCGAAGCCGCCCACCCCTCGCCCAAGTCGGCCACCAACGGATTTTTCGGCTGCCGGCACTTTTCGCAGGCCAACGCCTTTCTCGCCAAGAACCACCGCCGGCCCATCGACTGGACCGACCTCTCGTTGGACCCGCCTCCCACCGCCGTCGTTGCCCCAACTACCGTCGCCACTATATCGGACGCTGCACTCGACGCTGCTCCGCCCATAGCCGACCACTTGAGGGGCCCCGAGGATGCCAAAGGCGACGAAAGGGATCAACACCAGAATTGACTTTTTTCATAATTTTTTCACCCGATGACCGTCTTTTTTGTGGCTGTCTGTCGCAGACACGGCCGCACACAAAAAACCAATATAAACAGTCGCTATTATTTGTGCATCTGTTTTTTTGTTGTTTCTATTTCCATGACCGTCGGGAGCGCGTCGCGGGCGCGGGGGCGAGCAATGCCATGGCTGCGCCAGCGTAGTCGCCATCCTTTTTTGCAGGTGGGTCTGTTCTCTTTGTGTGCCTGGTTCCAGTGTGTTGGTCGGCGGGCCGAGGGTTCCTACGAAAAGGACCATAACAACTGCCAACTCCTTTTTTTGACCTCTGGCGTCCGCGGTGGGCAGATACTCATGGTCGACAAGGGCAGTCTCTAGCGGCGCGCCCTTTGCAACCGCCCCGACACCTTTTGCGATGTTTCTTCTTTTTCCTTGGTTGCTCGGCAACGGCAAAAGCCCAGTGGCCCCCTCACAGGCCAACTCCCCAGCCGCCAAAAAGAAAAAGAAAAAACGCCAAGGCACAACCATCAGAAAACAACAGGACAACCGCGGCATGGCCTCCTTTCGCAAGAACAGAACTGCAACACCACTGCAAAGGCACTGTCCGGCCGTACGCCCGAGAAAAAGGGCGGACAAAGTAAAAAATAACCCATTATTTTTTAGGTTTTCTTAATTGCTCTTTTTGGCGCCAAAAATTGGGCACCAAGGGATAGGGCGGCGTCAGGCACGGCCGCCTCGGGCGGCACTGGAAAAGTTGCGAAGAATGTCCTCGCGCGGGAGAGCACAGAGGCCAACGTCACATTGTGGTTCAGGCGCACGATCGAGAATCGCGCCGACGAGGTCGTCATCGTGACCGATGGCGTGGACAATCTCGCGCACCAACATGGATGATAAGGCCACAATCTTGTCCATCGTTAGTCCCGAGTTGAACATGAACATGGCGGCGGCATTGTTTGCCAATCCAAAGCCATGTGCGTGCGTGGCGTCCATGGTGTAGCCAGCGTCGACCAACAGGGCGGCCAGTGCCTTGACCTCGCCGCGCGATGGCAGACGTACGGGCATCCCGCGGGTGCTCATGAGGGCGAGGTGCGTGGCTAGCGACACGAGCGGGTGGACCATGTCGCGTGGGGCGCGTCGGGTGCCTGCTGGACGGGGCGGCACCATCGTCAAGAGGCGTTGCACAATCGGTATGGGGTCGATGTAGCGCATAGCCCAGGGGGTTCCGCGCGCGACGCGAATGCTGAACGGGTCGCGACACGTGGACCCCACGCACACGCGGGCATTCACCCACGGACACGAGGCCAGAAAGCGACTCAGAAGGCCGTCCATGCGTGCCGGGTCGATGCGCGCGCCTCTTTCAATGAGGAGGTCAAAGCACCCGACGGCACTGTAAAAGACGGCCAATTCGGCGGGTGGCACGCCCGTGTGCGATTCCACACCGATATCGCACGGCACATGCGAATCCAACGCCGCGCGAGGGCGGACGCGTTTCTCGGTAGCAACGACGCCCATCTCGGCGCCCGTCGACGCCAAGAGGTGGTTCAGGCGAAAGAGGTTGATCGGATCATCCACGCCGGCGCCGCCGGTGTCGAGGGCGCGCATCAGTCGCGGGCGGCTGTCTAGAGCCAACGCGCACGTTATCTCGCCCTGCGCGGTGTAAAAGTGGCTGCATCTGCCCGACGGCGCCGCCGCTCTGATGGCCATTTGGCGTCGCACCGCGGCAAGGGCGCGTGCGCCAATCTCGCCCCATCGGCGGCAGACGAGACGCGCGGCGGCGGCCGAAGCGATGTCTGCAGAGGCGAGGGCATGGAAAAGCGCGTCGAGCGCATCGTCGCATAGGGTGGATCCATCCCACAGCGCCGCCCCAGTCGACTGTTGCTCCTTGTCGTCCATTCCTTTTTGTTGTCTCTTGGGTCTTGCGCCTCTCTTTGTCGATCACGAAAAAAGAATTTGATGGCAAAAAAAAGAGGCACAACGGTTTGGGCAGCCGCCGGTGCACCACGACGGAAAAAAGTGAGGGAGCCATCAGGGCAGACGACGCCATTGGTCGGTCTCGACGTCGCCGACCAAAGATACAGCGCCATTTTTTTAGGTCCTATCTTTTGCCCAACCGGCACAGAGCCACTTTTTTTTCTTTCGGTTTCATTTTCGCGACGGAGCACCGCCCGGCCCAACACAACTCTCGCGCGCCTCGTCTGCCATTGGACGGTTTGGTCGTACAGAGCGCGGCAACACAAAACAGCAATAAAAAAGTGCGACGCTGGGCGTCAACCACAGACGTGCGGTTTGGGTTTGCTACTGTCTTGTGCGTGGGGGTCGATGGTCTCGTGATATTTTTTGCTGGAGTTGATTCTTTTTTGCGACGCGCCGACCCATGGGTTCGCTCGTTGCTCCGCAGTCGTCCGAGATGGGGCGCCTCGCATTTGTGCGCGGGCGCCGCCGTCGCACGACACGCTGCATTTGTCGCCCCATGATGGGCAAGACTGTCTGTCTGCGCCGGTCGTTCACAATGCGCAGAAGCAACCAGCCGCCGTCGACGAGGCCCGCCATCGCGCGACCGCCTGCGAGGCCTGCCGCCCGCCCCTCACAAGCACCGCAAACATGGGACGATGTGCGGCAGTGGGCTGCCGAAAATGGCCTCGATTCGGCCGAGGCCATGCGCCAGTGGATCAATGAGACGGCCCCGCGAGGCCTGTATGACGGTATCGACCCGCGCGCTGCGGCACTGCTGCAAACGCTCCACCAGTTTTCCATGGCGTCGTCGTCTGGCCAACCCGCTCACGACATACGGGAACTGCCGCCTGCCTATGACGCGCTGTTGGGAACGCTGTCCGGTCCGCGTGTCGGGACGTGGACGGCCTGGAACATTGGCCGATACTACCCGTCGGGCGTTGATGGCCCCGAGTGGTTGCGGCCGTTGGTGGACCCGCTGGCTGAGGGCGGCCGCCTGTGGCCGCCCTCGCCAGTGACGGTGGCGGTGCGCATGGGCGAGATCATCCGCAAGGCGTACGGCTACACGCCCCAGGACTCGGGCGCGCTCATTGTCGATCTGGCTGATCAGAGCGACCCCGAGCGCATGGCCCGATCGAGGGCCGGCGTGCTCCGAATGTTGCTCTACTTTGGGATGCACGTCCAAGCAGCCCTGGATCATCGACCGCGCATCGATCCTTTGGTGCCTAAACTGGCCTCGGACGCCGATATCGCCGAGGCTCAAACCAAGTGGCCCAATGGGTTCCAGCCGCCCTACGTCTTTGTCGTCGGACAGGGCAGGCCGAGTGATCCGCGGGGCGCGTGGACCCCCGCCACCGGCCCCATCCACGTGGCCTTGCTTATCAGCAACGATCTCGTGGTCGGGCGGCTTGTCGTGTCGGATACGACGGGGTCGGTTGTCGATGCCAATGGCGTGTTTGCCGAGCACTGGGACCCCGGAACCCTTCCTATTGTGGGCGACGCGATCCCCGAAGCATCAGGGTACAATCCGCGCGTGGTCGCCGACCTGGTCGCGCCCTTTGTCAGCGCTGTGCGCGCGGGACGCGACGACGCCGTCGGGATGGAGTCTATGACCGGCGCGGTCTCGACACGCGTCGTGCCCCGTGAGGACGGAGTCGTGGAACCTTTTATGGCGCGGTCATTCGAACCGGCCGAGGTGTTGGCCGCTCTCTTGACACAGAGGCGCGCCGCTGCCGTCGACGCCATCAACGAGGCCACTGCATCCGCGGGCGGCCTCGCCAGAATGGCTGCACAGGCCTACCGTGGGAACATTGCCACGGCCAACGTGCCCGAAGAGGTGCGCGAACTGATCGCCGCGCAGGCCGTGGCCAGGGCATGCAGTGCCGACGCCACGCCGCAAGAACGCGCACGGGTCGACGCCGCCGCACGTGTGCTCGGGCTGCCCGAAGAAGTGCGAGCGCAAGACCTCGCGACCATCTGCGAGGCGTCGGCCGAGGCCGTGCGCCGCCTTTACAGGCCACTGTGAGTCGTTGCCGCCGGTGCCCAGTGCTTGCGGGTCCACTAGCCGACGACTAAAATTCAGGATTTTAGAGGGATTGTTTTATTTATATGCTTTTTGATTGGACATTTTGGCGCAGATCAGCCGGCGGCCAACCGATCCGCGAGCACTACATGTGCCTCTCCCCGACGGGCAAACCAGTACAACGAAAGGGAAAAAAAAAGAAAGAATCACCAAGAACCACACACAAGACCAACAACGCGGACCGGCCGGGCGGCGCGCGTGCAAAAAAAGACAAAGGAAGACGGCCAAAAAAGGCAAAAGTCAACTCCCCATGGGTGAACAAAAAAGAGAGATAAAAAAAGTAGAATATGGCACGGTTTTCTCGTGCGGCTACGTGCAAATCCATGCGCTGACCGATGGGATCCGTCAACATGAAAGAGTTTACATGTGAACTGGGCGACCCGTCGGTGCCGCGCACCGCAGTGGCACAGTTGGTCCAACGGTGCGCCGCGATTGTCGCTCACTATGGGCAAGACTGTCTGCCTGCGTCGCCCCGTCCACAATGCGCAGAAGCAACCAGCCACCGTCGGCGAGGCCCGCCATCGCGCGACCGCCCGCGAGACCTTCCACCACCGCCCGGCCCCGGCGAGCGCCGCAGACATGGGACGACGTGCGCCAGTGGGCCGCCGACAATGGCCTCGATTCGGCTCAGGCCTTGCAAAGGTGGCTCGATGCGACGGCGTCGCCCGGACAAGCCGCGCCCGTCGATCCGCGCGCGGCGGCACTGTTGCAGACGCTCCGGCAATTCTCCCTCGCGACGTCACCTGGACAGCGTCTCCCGGCGACGGCAATGCTGCCCACCATCTACGGGCCTTTCCTAGAGGCACTGTCTCAACCGACACCGGGGTTATTTCGCCTGACGCCGGACGACCAGTCGGCCTACCCGCCCGGCATGGACGGCCCTGAATGGATTCGTCCATTGGTGGACCCATTGGCCGAGGGCGGGCGCCTGTGGCCTCCCTCGCCCGTGACGGCGCTAGTGCGCATGAACGAGATCGCCAGCCGGGCCTTGGGCTACGGACCGGTCGACGCAGACGCGCTCACGCTCGACCTGGCCGATAGCGACAGTTTGCGAGACGCGGTAGGTGCGCCCATCGTGGTGGCTAGCATGGTGAATTATTTCGCCAAGGAGATCGGGTCGATCCTGCGCTCCATGGGCGACGTGCGCGTTGACCCTGCCGGGCCCAAACTGGCCTCGGACTCTGACATTGCCGAGGCCCGTCGGAGATGGCCCGCCGTCTTGCCCGACCAGTTGGAGAAACCCTATGCGGTCATTGTCGGACAGGGCAGGGCACGAGACCACCTGGGCACGTGGAGCCCCGCCACAGGTCCCGTCCACGTGGCTTTGCTCCTCACCGGCAGCAGGGTGACCGGGCGTCTCGCAGTGTCGGATACAACGGGCGAGGTCGTCGACAACAATGGCATCTTTTATCTTCACCGGACGGGCAAGTATGCTCCCCCCGAGGATGCTCGAATCGTGGAGGCCTCGGGGGGCAATCCCCGCCTGGTTGTCGACTTGGTGATGCCTTTTGTGCGCGCGATGCGCGAGGGGCGACCCGACGCCGCGGCCCTGGCACCGGCCACGGGCATTGCCGGCTCTCGCTTCTGGGGCAGCGGTCAGAGCATAGAGCAGCCGTTTATGGCGCGTGCCTTTGAACCGGCCGAGGTGTTGGCCGCCCTCTTGGCACAGAGGCGCGCCGCGGCTGTCGACGCCATCAACGAGGCCACCGCATCGGCAGGCGGCCTCGCCAGAATGGCCGCGCAGGCCTATCGTGGGGACATTGCCACGGCCAACGTGCCCGAAGAAGTGCGCGAACTGATCGCCGCGCAGGCCGTGGCCAGGGCCTGTGCGTCGGGGGCCACGGCGCAAGATCGCGCGCGCGTCGACGCCGCCGCGCGCGTGCTTGGCCTGCCTGAAGCAGTGCGAGCGCAAGACCTCACGACCATCTGCGAGGCCTCGGTCGACGCCGTGCGCAACCTTTAGGGGCGCCCCTAGACCTTATTGGCGCACGATCGTCCTTTTTTTTCCCAAGGCGACATGCGCGTCCTCTTGTCGTCGGCGTGCTCTCCTTGCGGCAGCCTGCTGGCGCCAACGCACCTCAATCAAAAAAAAGAAAAGTCCACCAAAAGAACCATGACAAAAGCGCCATCGGGAATATCGATTCAAAAATGGAAAAAAAACCCGCAGATGTCGCCGTGCGGTCTTTTTCTTTTTTTTTTCCATTGCACATTCAACTCTTTAGCGCGGCACAATGTGCGCCGGGTTTGGTTTGCGAGTGCAACAAGAAAAAAAAGAAACCTATTTTTTCGTTGTGCACTTTTTCCACTCTGCATCCGGCTCGATGCCGGTGTGCGTCGTCTCCTCTTTTTTCGGCATTTTTTTGCCGGTTCCTGCGCGGTCGGTTTCGCGCGGGGTTTGGCTCGGCGAGCGGTCCGACCTATGCTGGGCAACGGCTGGCCGGGCGGTCAGGAATCAAAGACTTGTTCTGTCGCGCAGCAGGGACGCCGACGGCGGAATCCGTGTGTTTTGGCCAACCGGCCAGCCGCCGTCCGACATCGGGCTTGTGGTCGTGAACAACGCAGGAGCCCTTTTTTTTATGTTTTTTCTACAAGAGAAAGAGGGACAGAAAAGGATTGCGCATACACACACAAAAAGAGAGACATCCTCTGGGCGGGACGCAACGGGGATCACGAGGCAAAGGGTTTCAGTGCGCGGATGGGGCGTGCTTGCTTGCGTCGATGCCGGCGGCGCATGTGCGGCAACGTGCCGAGACCCGTGTCCTCGACGCCGCAGCGCGCCCAGTCGACAAGGACAGCATCCCGCGCGGCCGCCCATGCACTAACGTCTGCGAGGACGTCCTCCCACGGACGCTTGACGCCCCGTCGGCCAGAGACTGGCGCCGGACCGTTTCTGCCGTCGCGCTTGGCATCGTTGTTGTCAACAGTGTCTAGCGCAACAGCGACAACAACGTTGTTGCCGAGAAACTCGATGAGGCGCGACGTGGCCTCGACCAGGTAGATTGTATCTGCCGTCACCGTGGCGGTCACGCCGGCGAGATGGGCCGACCGCGGTCGACGCGGCAAAGGCGTCATGGGCACGAGGTCACCGGCGCCGTCGGCATCATAGTCTCCATCGCCATCGTCATCACCTGCGTCGCCATCGTCCTCTTTGCCGTTGACAGACTCGGCGGCGTCTCGATTTGGATTGCGTGCCCCTGCCGCTTGCATGTCTTTGGTTTCGTCCTCGTCCTCGTCATCAATCACGAGCGCAAAATCGTCATTGTCGTCGTCGTCGTTGTTGTTGTTGTTGTTGCCATTGTCGGCACGGTCGGTGGGACATTGAAAGACAATCTCGCGTGGTGCGGCATGCGCGCGTCTCGGCAGAGCCGGCGATCGGGGCGGCGTCACAAAGGCCGACGACGGTTTGGCCTGGGACGCGGCCCTCTCGGCAGCGCGCCGGCGCCGGCGCATGCGCTCTCGCGTGTTCTTGTTGGCCTCTTGCTCGACCTGGGCGTGGCGCTCGCGCATGACCGTCTCCCATACATCGGGGCGCCGTCGGCGCACAAAGGCCATCTCGGCGTCGGTGGCGATGCGACGCGCCGCCATGTGGCGTATCTTGCGGTAGAGCGAGTGCGACCGCTTGACCCCGGTGGCGTGCACCAGCAAAGGTCCGAAAAAGTAGCGCGTGCCGTCGTCGGCGTCTATGCAGGGCAACACGACGGCACCACACGATCTGTCGGTGGTCGCATCAACCCGCGAGACGACCACATCGCCGATATTCATCGCGAGGCGTTGTGTGTTTTACAGTGGTCGGGCAGGGTCGCAATGGCGATGACGGCGGCAGGTCGCTGTCGGCGGTCGTGTCGCCGACAGAATCCAGGGACCGATGACAAACAATGCGGGAAAAAGAACAGGAAGCGTCTGTGTGGGCCTTTTGGCGATTCCTTTTTTTTTAATGTAGATACGATGCTCGTCGATTGGTCAAGTTTTGTGGTCCCCGTCGCGTGATTTGGTCGGGCCCCGCGCCGCGGAGGCCCCGCGCTTTTTTGTGGCGCCCGCAAGCGGGGCGCCCTCGTGCCCGACAAAAAAGTGTGCCCCGCCAACAAATCGCGTTGGTCCTTTGTTTTTTCCTATCGCTCCAAACCACTTTTTTTGTTCTTTTTTTTTGGCGATCGTCGTCAACGGCCCGCGCGCGCCGCGCGTCTGCGAAAAATCGAAACAAAACCAAGATAATCCCCAGAAGATATTTTTCAAAAAAAAGGGCAAATCAAAGCAAGCGCGATCCTTGAGTCGCAGCGCCAGACGGCATGCGCGGAGGCCAAATCTTGGCGCGGGCCTCACAAAAAAAAGAGACCGCCCTGACGCGGGAGGGGGTAGCGCACGACAGGAAAGCCTGGCCGTTCCTTTTTGGGCTCGTGCGCGCGCGTAGACCGGGGTCGGCGCGCAAACAGCGCCTGTTGCCCGGTGCTTTTTGGTGCGCCGCCATGGGGTTGCTAAAAAAAGCAGGCGATCCCAAGAGCGCAGCCGCCGCCGCGCCGGCGGACGCGGTCCGTACAATTGAAAAAGAAAACGAAAACGAAAACGGAACAAAAAACGGGACCTCTAGGGGGCATCGTGGACGCAGCCGATGGCGTCGCCGCTCGAACTTTTATTGTGGCATTGCCCGCCTGTGGTTGATGCGCTGGCGGCGCGCCTGTCGATGACCGCGGTGGCCGCCCTCGGCGCCGCGTCACTCGCCTTGCGCGCTATTATGCACGGTCCCGAAGTGCTCGGGAGACGTCTGGCGGCCGAGGGCGCCTTTTGCTTTCGCTCGCTCAAGATCTTGAGGCCGTGGGCGTCCAACGGCGCCTTTGCCAGCGTCGGCCAGGTGGGCGTCGGCGACATTGTTGTACGCGTGCGCGTGCCATCCGAGGTCCTATCAGACGGCGCGCGGTGGTCGCGCTGCCGCGCTAGGCTTTCCGCCGTGTGGGTGCGCGTGCGCGACGCCGGCTGTCCCCTGGCGCCCGACCTTTTCGCCGAGGGCGTGCTGGCGGGCGCCACCTGTGGCGACGCACGCCTCGTGGCCCGCTGCGTCGGATCGGCCACCGAGTACATGTGCCGCACCGACGAATACATCCAGGCGCTCGACGCCGCGACGGCCCTCAACAATCGCGCGTGGCACGAATCTGACCTCGCCCGCGCCGCCCCCGTCGTCCTCCACGTGACCACGCTGATGTTGGCACGCGCGCACGCCCTGGCCACGGGTGACCGCGTCGGCGGCTCGGTCTCGATGGGCGAGGCGGCGTACGATCCCAGAGACGATGACCCGGCGCGGCTCTATCGGCGCTCGGCGTGCCACATCGGCACCGGTCTGGAGCGCATCGAGGCCGAGGCCCTTCGGCGCCTTTTTGGCGCCTTTTGCAGCAACCACTCTGTGCGCTCGCCAGAGGCGTACGCCTTGGCCGCCCATGTTGTTGGTCTCTTTACGGGCCTCGGGCGCGACGCTGCCCCGTATGCGCGTGAGGACGCGCTCGCCGCGCTCATTCGCGACTGTGTCGCCGCGGCGCCGGATGCGCGCGATCGCGACCCGCGATGGTACGCCATGCTGGCGTGTGTCGCGACTAAACTCGGCCGTTTGCCTGGCGCACCGGTCGACTTCTACGGAGCATCGGCGGCGCCACGGTTTGAGGGCATGGACGCGCATACATCGTCCGCGTGCTCTGTTCCGTGACTCGATGTCGCGCGTGCGCCCGCCCCCCACATTTGCATAGACTACACAAACACGACGGCACACTGTGCGCATCGGGCTTCTTCTTTCCCCTGGCACATGCGTGTTTTTCTTTTTTTTCTCGAAATCTTTTTTTATTTTCCTTTTTTCGGTTCCGTTGTTGTCTCTTTGTGTGTGTGTTTTTTTTTTCGCAAACAAAAATGTGCAAGGCAGCCGCGCCCAGTGCGGCGCCAAAAAAAAAGACCCGACAGACTCGATCTTGCTCATTTAGAAGACGCGCCTTTTCGTTGCAGAGATGGCGCACGATTTCCCTTTTTCTCTCTGTCTGTCTCTCTCTGAGAGGGGGAACTCTCTGTTTGGGCTGGGCCTGGTCTCTCTTTCTTTTTATCATATTGCGGCCCGTCGCCGTTTTTCTTGCTTCGCCTCTGTAGTTGCCGCGGTAGGGAGAGAGGGCAACAATTGTGTGGCATCACCCGCAGGCGTCCCAGGGAATAATATCGCGGGCAGGCAGATGCACGCGCACGATAAAGGCATCGTCGGCGACACGCACCCAGCGCTCGACCGCGCCCGTCCCCGGCGCGACGCGTACGCGCAGCGCAGCCTGCGACGGATGCGCTATTTCGTCTAGGCCAGGTCGCGCCGACGCTCCAAGCGCGCCCGCATACACTGCGGCGTCGCGGATGGTAATCACACACCGCGGCCCGCACGACAAGAGCAGCGGCCCACAGACGCGCTCCCGAGACGGATGCGCGTCGGCGTCGCTGTGACCCGTGCCGTCTAATTTGGCGGCGTCGTCGATCGCACCCCCGTGTGCGCCGTGCCCGCGGGCGAGGTCGGCGCCCGCACCGGCGCCGGTTTCCGCGTTCGTGCACAAACCAGGCGGTGCGCGACGACAGTGCCTTTTGGCGGCACCAACGGCGGCGGCACCGTGGTCGTCGGTGACATCGCACCGCCGGCGACACGACCCCAGACGATGGCCGGCGTCGGGTTCGACGCATTGGATCAACTCGCGCGCGTAAAACCCGCCAAAGGCGACATCGCAGTTGAGACCGGCCACGCCGTGTTCGGCCCACTGCCACGCGAGCAGGCGACGGTACGCCCTCTGGCCGATGGCGCGCATCCAGCCCGTGGCACACGGGCGGCCGCTGCACCACGGACGACTGCACCCGCAACAGGCGACAAAGGCCGGCGCGTCGGTGCCACCCGACGGCACGCGTGCCACGACGGCCTGCAGAGCCTTTGACACGTCGGAAAAGTTCATGTGGACGCGCAGGGCTTTGGCCAACGGCGAGCAGTCACTCCACGGGGCGTCGTGGCTTTGTCGCGCAAAGGCGGCGCATAGACGCCCGACGGGCACCAAGACGTCAAAGCAACGGCCCAGCAGCGTTGCCCCGCACAAACGGCCTGGATCGACGCGGGCGATCAACACCGCCACGTGGTCCTCTTCAATCGCTCTGTCTTTGCGTGCGTGTGTTGTGCTGCTGCCGGCGTCTTTTGCAGGCGGGCGTTGTCTGTCGAGGCAACGGACACCGCCCGTCATCGACAGCGTCGGCGCCGCCACCGCATCAACGTCGTCGTCGTCGCTACCGTGCCACTCGGGGTCGCGATCGCCATACGCGGAATGGCCGTCTGGCCGTGGCGGCAGCACATTCTCCATACGCCAAGACACAGCGGCGACGGGGCCCTTTTTTGATTCTGGCGACGCAAAAATCTCTGTCGGCTCGCGCCGTGGCGCTCTGTCTCTTTTTTTTTTCCTCGGGCCGTCCCGCCGCACGCAAACTTTTTTATTCTATTCTTGCCATTTGACGGGAGCCTTTTTTTCCGTGCCCTTTGCGTCGAGAGCGCGCCCGGCGCGACGGACGTCACAACGGGAATGATCCTCGACGGCAGGGGCCAGCGCACAACAGGGCCGTTTTTTTCCACGGGGCGACCGCCTCTGTGCGCCAATGCAAAAAATATCTGTGCGCGTGCACGCTCCCGACGCCGATCAGACGGGCCGGCAGCGAGAGAGGAAATAGTATCGGTGACGATGAGGGCCGGCGATCCGTCCAATCGCATACATGGCGGTTTGTCTTTTGGCCATGGGCCCCTGCAATATTAAAAAAAAGGCAGATATACGCGCTGTCAATAAAGAAAAAAACTCGGCGTCATGCGCGCACGCGTGAGTCTGACGCCAAAAGGCGATCGCGAGCAATAGGCGGGCAACGACAATCTTTTTTTTTATGTGTGTGCGTCTCTTTTTTTTTCCTACCACTCTTTCTTTTTTCGGGATCCTCGCACGCGCGATCCGAAAGCGGCGGGGTCGGGCGTCACGGGCGCCCTCCTCACAGGCTGACCTTTTGGCGCATCAATTGCGAGTCGTATCGACGCCAAACCACCGACAGGCGCTCGTGTCTTTTTTCCCCATTTTTTTTTTGATTCACGCCGACGGCCTCTGGCGTAAAGAGCGCGGCGTGGATCGCAACCTCGGCGCGAGCGTGCCGCCCGACAACAACTCGACAAGCGCGACCGTCCAGGAAAAAGGACAACGCGAATAAAAAAGAAACCCGCCAAAAGAGACGCCAATATGAACGGAATCGACCACGACCCATCGGCGGCGCCGGATTTGGACACGCTGCTGGCGCGTTACCGGCGACCGCCGCACGACGCCATCGAGCGTCTGATCATAACCGCGCTCAGCGACGACGCCGTCCACGCCGCGCAGGCCGTTGCGGCCCTGTGTCGCGCCGCGGGCGAGTATGACCCGCGCGCATGTGGGGCACTCACGAGTGTCGTGGTCAATGCCGCGGCCGCGTCAGATGACGGCGGGCGCGCCGACATGGAGAGCGCGTTCGGTTTCGTGTGCACCAACCTGCCCGGCATCGAGTCGGTGTGCGCCATCGAGAAGGACCCCGCGGCGTGGACGCGGCGCTACCCCGTGCTCGCGGTGCTCGCTGCGCCCGCGCCAATTGTGACCCTGAGCGACGTCGCACTTCAGACGAGGCGCATCCGCGCGGCCCGCCGCTGTGCACTCTATGCACTGTATGCGAGTGTGAGCGCACTGGAAGATCCAACAGGGCCGCTTTTGCCCTATGGTGCGGTCGGACTGCGTGACCTCGAACAATGGGCGCGCCGCTGGCAGTCTGGCGAGTTGGGGTCCGAGGCGTCTGTGCCACCGCTGCCCCTCGTCGGACCCGTCGACGGGATGGGACCGACGCGCGAGCGCATGTTTACCGTGGTCGCCGGCCTTGCCCCGGCCGCGCCACTGGGCCACAACGACATTGTGTCGCTGGCCTACACCGAGGGTCCGGCGAGCCTCTATGGCCAGTTGGCGCAGACGCGCGGCCAGGTCGCCGCGTCGCTGGCCAACGCCATCGCGCGCCAACTCACCGCGCGGCTGACCTCTGCCGTACTGGCGACCGGGTCGAGCGCCGACGTGCCGCGTTCGTGCCTCGACCGCGCGCCCGACATCTTTTCGCTCTATCCGGGCACGCGGCCCGCCGTGGCGCGCCACTTTCGCACCGACCCCAACGACACCATAGACCTCGGCGTGCTCCTCCGTCTGCCCGACAGAGAGGAGGAGAACGATGATCACGAATGGGATTTTTAGCGACGACGACATCACCAACAACAACCACGGAAAAAAAGGGGGACTCCATCGCCGACAAAGCCGCGCTCCAAAGGCTCCGTATCTATTTCCGCCGGGCGTAGAAAAAAAAAGGCAGACGCCCAAAAGGGCTCGTGTCTGTGCTCGCCGGCGGTGGCCTTTTTCTTTCTCTGTCGCTGCGCAGCCAAAACCCCAAACCTTTTTTTTTTCCCTGCCGGCGCGAGCGCAACCCTACCGGTCGCGCACCGTCTCGTCGACCGACACGAGAATCCGAAAAGGGAGGTGGGCCTCTCGAAAGCGAGAGAGAGAAAGAAAAAAAAGGAACCATCAAGATAGCGCCTGTTTTGTCCTCGCCCTTTGGCTTGCCTCTTTCTGGGTTGCCTCCTGCGCGTTTTCTTTTCTCTGCCATTTCTTTTTTTTTCTCGTTGAGGTTTGTCGTTTTTGTGTTGGCGCGGCCGAGCGTGCGCACGCGCAGAGGCGCCGGGTTTGGCGGCCGGCGGCCATCGCCAACACGACAATGCCAAGAGCAAAAAAAAATGGGAATGACGGCGACGCCTTCCTCTCTTTTTTTTCCTCTACAAAAAATGTTTTGTTGCGTTCACAGGGTCATGACGGTGGTCTTGTAGACGGCCACGAGAAAGACGGGGTCGCCGTCGACGCGCGCGACCGCGTGCGGCAAGTACCGCCTCATGTACGCGTGGTCGTGGTCTTCATCCGCGGGCGGGCACGTTCGATCATAGACGTCGACGTGCACGCGGGTGTCCCACGGATGGGTCAGGCGTCGCACGGGCGTGCCATAGTGTTGGAATGGCGGAGCATCGTCGTCCCCGGCGCCGGCGCGACACGGCCATCGTCCGATGAGCGCGATGCCGTCGGAACGGATGCGCACAACGGCGCCCTTGTCGTGCACATACCCGTCCTCTCCGAGGGCATGTTGCGGATCGGGCGCCGGACACGGACCGACATCGGCGGCCGACGGCCAGCGCAGGGCGGCATTGGCGCATCCCGTCACCGCCGACGCCCACTGCCAGGCGACGATGCGAAGGGCCGTGCGCGGCGGGATCGCAACCAGGCGCCCGCGCAGACAGTCCATAAGCGGCGATCCGCCAACGTCTGCGTACGGATAGCAACACGATCGACAGGCGCAATAACTCGCCCACGGCGACGGCCACGGCAGCGGCCTGGGCACGTAGAGGGCGGCCATGGCCGCACCGCAATGGCCGGTGCTGGCGACCATCGTTTTTGCATTGCCGCTGTTGTCGCCCTCCTCCTCATCCTCGTTGTGGCCGGCGTCGTCGACGCCCTTGCGTGGACTGTGCGGGTACGGTCGCTTGTGCCGGGCGGGGCGCTGTGGGACCCGATAACGATCTTGGAGCATGGCGTCGACCACGGCAAAGGGCACGGCCGCACAGAGACACAGCGAAAAGAGGGTCGGCACGGACACACGGTCGCGGGCGCCGTCGACAAAGGCCTCAAAGACGCGCGTGGCGGGCAGGGCGTCGAAAACCGACGCCACGCGGTCGTCCAAAAGGTCCCACGCGACAGAGCGCGACGCGGCCGCACGGTCCTGTGCATTTCCTTGGCTATTTTCCTTTTCCATTTTTTGTTTCGTAGATTTTCTTTGCAGGTCGCGGTTCGTCGGCAAGGCCACAAAAAATCGGCCTTTGTTGTCGCCTTTTTTTCTTTTTCCGTTCCACACACGACGACGATTCACAGAGGCGCAACTAACGCTGGGCAATGGCTACGCGTAAGCCGGCTAGCCGGCTAGCCGCCGCATTTTAGCCAACCGGCTGTAGCCGGCTCGGAGCCGAGGAAGGGACAGGATTTGAACCCGCGCCATGTAACAAATTGAGCGCAAATACTGAGAGCGTCCGCATAAATACAGCCAATGAAAATCAATAACCATTGACCAACCAGTGCCTGAACCCCGAGCCAGTTAATAAAGCGAGCGCAGAGGCGACACGCTCGCACCAACATCGAATTCCCCCGCCATGGCTCGCCCTTTGGAGGCCGGACGGTTTATCTCTTGGTCCGGCTACCTCTGCGTTCCATCTAATCCTGAAGAACAGGCGGAAACGAGGTGGCTTCTGTGCTTGAAAATCATCAGAGAGGACATCCTGGTGGTGCCTCGGACGTCCGCTAGTCATGTGGGCGATGATTACAGGAGGTGGCACCTTCCTATCGGTACCAGAGGCACGCGGGGTGCCGTACAAATTTGGGACATGGAGGGGAAACCGCGCAGCGCGCCCATGGACCGCGAGCCTTCCTACCTAAAACTCAATAATGTGGCGACGATTTCGATTCGAGGTAAGCAACCAGTTCTGTTTGATCGAATGGCCCTCGTTGACGTGCTTGTTTAAAATACTAGGGGCGTTTTGCCTGATAAAGGCGACAACATCGAAGAAGGGCCTCGGTTGCGTCTTCAACATCCTCATGGCCAATGTCTCAGACCTGTTACTTCACTCTGTGCGCCTTGTGATTTCCTGCAACTACAAGTTGGAGTGGCGCGTAGAGAGAAAGGATGGCCAGAGCGAAGACTCAGAGATCGTGCGCTACCAAGAAAGTACGAAACGAAAGGAGCAATTCAGAGACGCGTGGTATAAGATTGTCACTCATCAACAACACGCTTCCGAATAAACTCTCCCGATGGCAACACCAAGATTTCGTACTCGGCTCCCTCTTCCTCTGGGCCAAATTGAGCGAGCACTTCATCGGGAACCGGAATCAGTTCACTGCGGGCACTGCCACTGGGGAATTCAAACGCTTCGGTCCCCAACTCGCGCGCATCCTGCCAATTAGAGTAATGCTCAGTCAGACAGATTCACTGTAATACGATGGGAGACTCCACGCACATCGTCGTCGTCCACTTGGGGCTCACTCTCGGCATCGGCGGTGCCTTCCACATCGCGCGCCAAGTCTACCTGACTATGAGGCGGACCTGGCGTGGCTCGCACCCGTGCGCCCTCAGGCGTTGCAGTCGCTCGATTCGAAGCCCACTTGGTGGCTTCCTAAATACACGTTTAACGGGTGCCGCAAAAGAACCAGAGAGTCAAGATGAGGCCCACCTGGGTCATGGGGGTAGAGTCGCCTTCAATGACGGGGGTGTTTTGCTCGTGCGACGTATGCAAAGGCGACCGCTTTACCGACGATTTGCTTGATCCGAATTTCTGTAGGCCATTTTTCGATTCCATTAATCCACCTTCTACAGCAGACTGAATTTTTCATGGTTGTTTGCGTACGTTCTTTATTGGCTTCGAGGACTTCTTCGCTGTGATCAGCGCCTTGAGGCGGGCGTTTTCCTTGCTGAGACGATGCATTTTTACCTTTATCACTTTGATTTCCGCCTCGCGCTTAGCCTGCAAGATGTTGGCATGAATCAAGCGCGATCCCTTCGCGTTATGTGCGAGTGTGGTCGATTTGCTGTCGGCCAAAGGCGCGTTTGCCTTGTGGGGTTTCTCCATGTCCAAGGCAAACAAACAACTGCCCTTGCTGGCGTGCTGTGGGCTACAGAGAAAGCGCAGCAAAGGGTTCCCCGCCCAATGATTGCGCGGTCACATCTGGATGTTGGGGGTTCGAATCCCGCCAACACCGGCTTCGAGCCGGCTCGAGCCAGTTAGTCCGGCCCTTCGCCAGGACCGAGCCGGCTAGCCGTTGCCCAGCGTTAGGCGCAACACAAAAACTCGGCGCGCCTGTACGGCGGGCCGCCCGGCACAAATTGCGGCCCGCCAAAAATGTTGCGAGGGCGGCGACGTCCAATGGGCATTGCGTGTTTATTCAGGCGCGAGGCCAACAATGCGCATAAAAAAATGGTGCCCGATCGCTTGCGCCGTCGGCAGCCTGCAAGAAAAGTGTAGCGACGAAAGAGGCGCTGCGAGTCTCGAACCGCACAAGCCGACCGGGGGACAAAAAATGGCGAGAAAAAAGACGGCACCGATCACAAAAAAAAGAGAAAGAACAGCGCCGCGCACTTTTTTGCATGTTTATTTTTTAGGCTGGAATGCGGGTCGCGGCAGCGAGGACGATTCTCTCGCCGTCTCTGCCTCTTTTTTTTTTTCGTGAGGCGAGGGCGGTGTGCCGGCTGTGCACCGTTTTTTCGCAAGGGCCCAAGAAAAGGAGTCGTCCGACGCGTCTGCGCGACCCGTCACATCTGCGTGCCTGCCCTTGCAGACGAGCGCGGCATGCGCCCACACGACAGGGATGGACGCTCCGTCCTCTTTTTTTTCCTCATTTCCCAATAAACGGTCTGGCGCTGGCGCCGGTTCGGCACGCAGCGCCAGACAGGAAACAAAAGGTTCACAGCAACATCACGGCGCAGCGACCAAAGGGGACCTTCGCGTCGGTCGGTCCCCATGCGGTCGTGCGCTCCCCCAACAAAAATTACCCATACACCGAAAAACACGGAAAAAAAGAAAGAAAAAAGAAAATGCATTGATGGTTCAATGGGGCGGATGGCGGCCGATGATGGGCGTTAGGCCCGCGGCCATGCGCTCGATGCACTGCGGGCAGTCGGGCGGCGGAAGGGCCAGCGGTGCCGCGGGAATGACCCCAAGGGCCGGAACGAGGGCGTCGCCGACAAACACATTCATCAGGTAGACGCCCGTACCGGGAAAGGCCGTGCCAATGTCGGCGCCGCCGCCGGGCTCTGCCGCCGCAGCGGTGGCCTCGTCCCGCGCGGCCACACGCTCACGAACGGACCGATCGGCCTCCTCCACCTGCGCAAGCGTGGCGCCACCGACAGAGGCGTCGGCGCGCACCCGCCTCTGGCGGCGCACGGCGGCGTCTACGGCGAGTTCGAGGCCGCGCAGTTCGGCATCGGCGATGGCGTCAGACACGGCGGCGATCACCGCGTCGGTGCCGCCGGGCACACTGGCAAAGGCCTGGTCGTTGGCGACACTCTCGGGCGTCCAGCGATCGATGGGCGCGTTCATGACCGGTATGGGCGAGACACGGGCGGGTGCCGGTGCCGACGCGCCCAGCGGAACGACGTCGACGACGCGCGGCGTGCCCAACAAACCGCGTAGACGCAACTGGAGGCTGTTTTCGGGCGCGTCGGCCATTGTAATGGCGCTGGGCTCTGCCGGTGTGTCGGCGACAGCGCCGCGGTCCTGGGCCTCGGCGAGCCACTCGTCATAGGCCACGCTCAGACCGTAGAGGGCGCGTCGACGGCGCTCGGCCTGCTGGCGACGCCACAGCAGCAACTGCGCCAGCGTGTCGTCGAGGGCTTCGGGGCCAAAAAAGGGCTCGGCCGCCGGGTCAAAGTCGGTGACGTAGGCCTCGACCCAGCCGAGACCGGGCGTGTCGCACATCTGCCGGCGGCCGGGCGACGATGCGCAATACTGTTCGAGCAGGTCAAACTGGCCGGCGCCAAAGAGAGCCTGGGCCTCGTGCCAGCGCGCCCACACGATGGCCTCTTGCGGCGACAGGGTGCGCGGCGACGCGCCCGGCTCGACCGGCCCGACAAAGAGGTCGGCGGCCTCGGGAAAGACGACGGCGAGCGCCGGCCACGCGATCCCGCACAGGCCGGGGGCCGACGCACAGAGACGCTCTGCGCGATCAATGGCATCCTCGGTGCCCTCGGCCAGCGTCTGCGCAAAGACGCGCACGAATTGGAGCGCGGCCTGCTGTTGGCGTTGTCGCTGTTCTTGGGCCGAGGCCACAGGCGCCTGTGCGGTTTGCATCGTGTTGTCTGCAACGATCACTGGCCGCACGGGTCGGTTTCAGTCGCGCCTGTGTGTAGGTGTGTTGCTTGCGCGCGCGTGGGTCAAAGGAGGCGCGCCGGTTTGCTTGCTCGGTCTTTTTTTTCCCCATGAGCGCCGTGCCTTTTCGCCGTTGGGTGGGGCGGCCGACCTTGCGCGCACGCACGCGACGCCGAGCCCGTCGTCGTCGGGCAATCACACAGCGCCCCCGTAACACTGCTTTTTTCCTTTTCTTTTTTTTTTGCTGGCGCTTTTGGTGTCGGCGCCGGCTCCTCACACGAGCACGCACCTTTTTTTTTCTCTGAGCAACAGCAACTCGGACCAAAAAAGACGTCAAACCACCAAAAAAACAACGCGCAAGTCCAGATCGGGCCTGCGCGGTGTCGCATTTCTCCCTTTGTACTTTTTTGTCTCGTAAAATGCGCACCAATCGCAAAAGCACCATCCACCGACGCCGCTCGGCCGCACGAAGATGCCCGTCAAGTCTTGACGGCGACTCTGACGGGCATAAAACAGAGACTGTGGAAAACAAGAAAAAAAAAGACAAAAGGCGGCGGCTTCGCACACCGACAAAAGGTCACCACAGCGCACCCACCCACATACACACTTGGTCCTGTCGCCGTCGACTTGGCCTCTCCTGTGCACCCCCGTTGATCTTTTTTTTGCGCGTGATGGCTCAACGCGCAGCAACGACCGTGGCCAAGGCACTGGCCCCGCGCTGCGAAATGACCTCGGTGGGTGCGAGCATCATAGGCTCGACCCGCGATGGCCGCCTCGCCCAGGTGTCGCTCACTGCCGTCTACGAGTACCGCGGGCGTGCCGCCGTCGGCCTCGCCTACGAGGACCAGTTGGCGCAGGCGTTTTTCGAGGCAGCGCCGACAACCGCCGTGCATAAACAGGCGCCGGTCGGCCACACGTGGTGGCCGCGCCGCACGCGCCTCTGTGCGGCCATGGCGCCCGTTTGCGCTCTCGTCGGCCTAGAGACACTGAGTCGCTTTGATCTGGCCGATCTGGCCCTGCCCATGGAAGGTGCATTGGTCGCCTACAGGGCACACGGCCACGCTACCGGCGCCATGGCACGGTACGGCGCCGTGCCCATGGCCGTGCTCGCCGAGACCTCTGAGGACCACCCAACCGGCGAGGTGCCGTGGATGTATTTGGCGGGTGCGACTTGTCTCTCACACCTAGAGGCAAAAGACGCCGGCGCCGAGCGTGGCCGCTTTCACAAGACGACGCTGGCGCGCGATGCCGCCCTCAAGGCCGCGCTCATCGACGACCACGACCCCTATTCCCCGCAGGGCGTCGACGTCATGGCAAAGGTCTTGCGCCGTATTCAAAAGGTCTATGTGTGCCACGGCCAGGACGAAATGGGCGAGCGCGTCGACGATCTCGTGCGCCAACTCTTTCTCTCGCCCCACCTGAACCGTGTCTAGTTGCCGTCTCCCCCCCCCCACGTCCGCCCCATCTCACGCGGCCGAGCCGCCTTTGGCGTCCTCGTGCTCTCCCCGGTTTTCTTAGAGAAATGCATTGACGGCGCTTTAATTTTCCCTTCTTTTTTCTTCTTTGGGCGCGGTTTGTGCCGCCGTGATCGCGGCGGCATTCAAAAAGGAAAAAAGAAACACCACAAAAGCCTGCTTGAAAGCACAAAATTCTCTCTTTGTCTTTTTTTTTCGATCGCCGTGGCGCGATCGCGGCGCAAGGGAGCAAACCCCGCGTCTGCCTTGTTTTCGTCTCTTTTCGCGGCGGCGGTCAGACCGAGTCGGCAGCGAGTCGGCGCGCGTCGGCGACGGCCACAAAGGACCGACGGAGGGCGGCGACCGCGTCGGGATCGGGCAGCGCCGGGTCGAGCCGCCACCGACGTCCGAGCGCCTCTTCGGTGCGCAACAGCGAGGTCACGACAAAGGACCCGCGTGCGCCATAGACCGTCGGATCGACCTCTATGGCGCGCCGCAAGGCCGCGTCTCTCTGGGCGACGAGGCGACAAAAGGCGCGCCATTCGGCAGAAGGAAGGCCCAAAGTGTGGCGTCCTGCATAGACGACGTGAATGGCGTCTGCATCCTGTCTGTCGTCACCAGCGGCGTCGGGCGGAGGAGGCGACTCCGACAAAGTCCTTTCTGCGCGCACCTCGGCAGCCAGGGCGACGAGTCGGACGCCCGTGCGCCCCATGTCCCATCCGGTGGCTTTGTAGAGGTCCGGGAGGGCGACGTGCGGGCGCGCGAGGTGGCGCGACGCGGCGTCGCCGCACCCCAATTCGCGCGCCGTCGCGCCGCGCAATGCTGCCGAGGCGGCCAACCATTGATCGACGTCGGCGGGCCACCACGCGTGCACCGTCATCAAGTCCGTGCCTGTCTTGCGCGCGTCGGGTCCGCCGGCGCTGTCGTTGTCGTTTTCATTGTCTACGCCCGCGGGCGCGTAGAGCGCGGTCAGTAGGAGCCGCGCGCGCCCCGCCATGGGCACCGTCAGAGCGACCGAGTGGGTCGCCGCCGCCGCTGCGGCCACCTCGGCGCACGAGACTGTCGCCAGACGCGACGTGCTCGACCCCACGGGCTTCCACATTTCCCTTTCAGTGCCTCTCTCTTTGCTTTTGTGGTTTTGCCTCTTTTTTTTCACAGTCTGCCTCGGTGATCTTTTCCTATTTTTTTCTGTTTTCTGTGGTTGGACGTCGCGCGTGCCTTGTGCCCTTTGGTAGTCCTTCTTGAGGCTTTTTTGTTTTTCCGTTCTGGTTTTCTGTTCTTGTTCTTACTTTTGTCCTTCTTTCGCGATGGTTTTGCAGGCAGAGGCGCCCGCGCACCAGGAAAAAAGTCTTTGCGTCTCTTTCAAAGCGCGCGCCGCAGCCCGGCGTCGCACCTTTTTGCCAGCCCATCCTTTTTTTTGCATATTGGTCGCACTGCAGCCCGCTTTAAAAACAAACCAATAAAACAAGGCCAGCCGACAAGAGAGAAGGCGCCCACGTGGGAAAAAGGGAAAACAATGGGGCGTGGCGTGGCTACCGGCCGCGTGGCGGACCCCGCCAGCGGGCTAGCCGTACAATTCTCCTTGTGTGTGCTCCGACGTCGGGTTTATTTGTTGTGGCAGAGGCTGCGCGTCGTGCGCGCGAGCCGCAACAAAAAAGGGTAAAAAAACACAAAAAAAAAGAAAAGACACCATGGCGTCTCTCTATCGGGACAGGCACCTTTCGCCATTGCAAACAAAAGAGCCAAAAGACTGATGCCTGGGGTTTCATTGTGGATGCGTGGGTATCGGCACGGCGCCGGCGGGCTCAACTTTTATGTCGCCGTCGGTGACGCGCGCGGCGACGAGGGGAGACGCCAATCCACCCGATGTGCCAGTCGGATCATCGAGTGCGATAAGAGGCGTGGCCATTGCTGTCAGGGGCGACTGGCGCTGCCTTGGCGTCGATGGCGAGGCGCTGGCCGACCGACAGCGCTGGTCGAGCACACGCATCGACGTCGGGGCCCTGTTTTTGTGTGTGTGTGTGTGTGTGTGTGTGTCGGCGGTGCCAACATACCAACACATGATGTCAGCCAGGTGACGCACGCAAAGAAAAAGGCAACGGCCGCGCGCGGCGACCGCCCACCGCCAGGCGCGCACATGCACGCAGACGGAAAAAAAGGACGCGCCGTCGGAAAGAAAAAGAGAGAGCGAAACAAACCAAATGGCATCGTCGGGGGCCGCGCGATGGTGGACGATCACGCGGCAGCCGCGGAGGGCGCCGAGCCAGAGTGCCTTGGGCAGGTCGGATTTGGCTGCAACGGCGGGAAACACCTCAAAGGCGACACGCACGAGACCCTGCTCGTCGACGTCGACAATAATGGCGTGGATAGCGCTGTGGTTGCGCCATGGGCCCAATTCGTCGCGCACTCGCTCAAGCAGGGCGGGCGACGGTGGGAGGAGATCGGCGGGTTGGACATAGTCGTCGACGTCCATCGGTGGTTGCGCGTGCACAAATCGGTCCTTGAAAAGAAGCACCGCCGACAAAAAAGCCCTCTTCCGTCCTTTTTTTTTTTAAAGATTGGCCCGACTGTATCGATCGCTCCTATTCTTTTTTTCTCTTTTTTTTCCTCTCGACAAAATATTGTCGTTGGTTGGTGTCTTGCGGGGGCCTATCGCACGCGATCAACGTCACGCAAAAAGAATGCCTCGTCAACGCGCGACACGGAAAAAATGTGGCAGAGACAAAACTCGGGCGTCGCCTCTCCCGCCGGAGCCGTTCTCCTTTCTGTTGGGTTTGGTCATGGCACCGAATATTCTGATTGGTCCGAGCCACAGGGGCCTTTTTTGTCTGTGTTTTCTGCGGTTCTCTTTTGTTTTTTTTTCGAACAAAAAAAGTGGACCTGCACCCCCAGCCCTTGCGCGTGCTGCGACGGCGGCAGCCACACCGAGACTGAAAGCAGTAAAAAAAGCAAGAAAAGTGAACAAAAAGAAACAGAGGGAAAAAGAAAAAACAAGAGAGAGCAGCAGGGCCCACGCGCCAACAACAAAAGCGATACGATGGCCTGCGAGCAGCGACGCGTCAATGGGTCGTGCGCCGATAACAACAAAAATAACAACGACGGCGACGAGCCGCTCGGCGCCGAGACCAGCCCTGTGGCAGCAGATGTCTTTGGCCTGCTGCCCGACGAGATGATGCGCGCGGTCCTGTCGTGGCTCTCGGGCGCCGACCTGGCCCGCGCGTCGTGCGCGTCGGTGCGCCTGCGCGACCTCGCCGACGATCCGACCCTGTGGGAGGGTCTCTGTCGGACCTCGCTGGGCACGCCCGACGTGCGCCCCCTGGACGACCGCCATGCAGATGTGTGTCCCCATGCCGATCTGTGGGTGGACAATATTGTATCGTCCAGCCAGCCCCGCCCGCCGCCGTTGCCCGAACTGCCGCCGCCGACTCTGGTGTCGGGCGATCCACAGAGGAAACCGTGGCGCTGGCTCTATGCCGCGTGCCACCGGCGCGTCGTGTGCCCCACAACGCGGCCCTTGGGCGGCCCGTCGTGGTGGACCCGATGGCGACCGTGGCAGGTCGCCCGTCGGCCGGGCCACACGGTGCGCGGAGAACGCATCGGCACGACGGCGCTCATCGTCGTCGAGGTGGGTGATCTCGACGATCAGGGCCGACTGGCCGGGTTTGGCATGCGCGCCACGTGCACGCGTCCATCCAACGATGAACCCTGGCGGTGGGCCGAATGGGCGTGGGGCACATGGAATGGCGGTCGCATCCAAGGCCTCGGTCGTGTGTGCGCGGCGTCGGGTGCCGCGCACACAGGTCGCTTTGCAGATGGCATCGCCCATGGCCGCGGCATTCGCACGATGCCGGCACAGTGCCGCCATACCGTCGACGCGTCATCTTGCGACATCAAAACAAGCGCCAACAGCAACACCCAAGACCGGCCGGTAGTATGTCACATGGTCGAGGTGAGCGGCTGTTGGCGCGCGGGCAAGGGCCACGGACGTCTGGTGCAGACGACGTCGTGCGGCGACGTGTGGGTGAGCGTGTGGAACCGCGGTGTGCTCACTGGCATCGAGTCGCTCCTCTTGCCGCCGCGGCCGGCTGCCGGAGGCCGCCCGGCCTTTGGCGGCGTGAGGATCGAGGGCGTGCCGTGGCGCGTCGAGGACGTGGCCTCGGCGGTGCACGGCGCCGCCATCGCCAAGGGCCTCTTTGGGCGGTGCGTCATCGCCGTGCCGGCCGAGGCCAAAGCGTTGGAGATCTACCTCGCCTATGTGCGCGCCGGCCATCCGTGCTTGTGCGCCGATATGGCGGCGGCCGTGCTCGGCGCCGGGATGCGAATCCGCGCCACCCTCTCGACCCACGCGGGCCCTCTGTAGAGCCGACCCCACACCGCGCGCCGCATAGGAAAGGGGGCGGGGCAGGGAACAGCCGAAAAATAAAACAAAAAAGAGAGCCCGTGTCGGCTCGACCACAGAGCCCCAGCAGAAAGTCGTCGGCACCCCTGTTTTTCGATCGCTGTTTTTTATTTACGCAGGGCCTTTCTCGATTGGCCTCTCGATTTTCACGTCACAGACCCAAAGCGCATAAATACGACCAGCCGACCATCTACGCCCTTTTGTACACACGCACAGCACCGCGCTCAACCTCCTCCAGCACGCCTCGACCACCATGTCAGACGTCGATACGATCCTCACGTACAAGCGCGAATCAAAGAGCCTCCAAGGCACGATCACCATCACCTCGGCCGACGCCGACGACAAGGGCTACTCGCTGTGCGTCATCCACGGCGAGACACAGCCTCGCCCGGGAACTGGCGTATTTTCGGCACTTCCATCCACGACCCTGTCATTTGCCGTCCACGCGGGAGTCGAGAAGCGCGCGACGATCCAGCAAGTCGGCCCTGCGCTAAAGGCCATGGGCTTGAGCGTCACCTCGGTCATGGATGGTCTCCTTCTTTTTTAGAAAGAAAAATTCGCCCCACCGGGCCAGCGTGCGCACTGGCCGGGCATCTATCTGTCACAAAAAAAAGTCGCGGAAGAAAGAAACCAACACTTTTTTAAAAGAAATGTTGCCCTCTGTCTGTCGGCGTCGCCGGTGGTCGAACGGGCGAGATGCCGGATCGATCTTGACCAAAAGGACACGCCGGCGTGTTTCGTCTGTAATCGCAATGCTTTTCATGCGCAAAGCAAATGCGGCGCCTTTGCGCATGCCTGGGTCCCCGATTTGCGTCGCCAGACCATCGCGCACAGTGGCAGCCGACTCGCGTGAGGAAAAAAAAAGGGTGTATGCGCGGCCGACGCTGCAGGTGCGCAACGCAAATAAAAACGAGGCCAAGACGCCATGAAAAGAGAAGAAAAAAAGAAAACACACAAACCAAAGTCGCAAAGGAAAAACCATGCAATATCGCGCCAATGGCGGCGCATCTCGACCGGCCATAGAAAAGAGGACTGGGGTCTCTCTCTCTCTTGATCTTTTTTCGGGGGTCAAAAGAGTCGTGGGCACGCGAGCAAAAGACAAGGACCGCCACCAAAAGCGTCGGTAGGCCGCGTCAAAAGGATTGACAACAAAAAAAAGAGAACGGAAAGAGAAGAGGAAAAAAAGAAACGAAACCAGCCGCGCGATGGATGTCGACAACGACGCCCCGTCGCCCTGCGCCGTGCAAGGTGCGATTTGCGACGGTCGCTCGCACGTGTCGGCGGCGCGCATCGACGACGAGGGCGAGAAGGCGAGGCTCCTTGCCGGGAGCATGGTCAGCGCCACGGCGCGGCAGCGGCTGGCCAGCGCGCGACACGCAAGCCACGACAGCGTGCTCGCCAGCGAATACAGAGCGCTGTGGGCGGCCTTGGCGGCAGACGATGATGCTCGCAAGGCCATGGACGGTTGCCCGAATCCGACATCGGTCCAAGTGGCAGCGCGCTACGGCGTCGCGCGACCCGACAGCGTCGCGCACATGGCCGCCTGGGACGCATTGGCGACGACAGACCCAGAGTCGGCCGTTACCCATCTAGTTGAGGCACTGGGTACCGCCGTGCGCCAAGATGAAAACTCCACCGCTCAATTCGGTCAGACCCATGGCACGTCCTACTATGTGTTGACGTCGCAAAAAGAGTCTGTGATACGCGCGGCCCTCTTTGCGCTCCCCGAAAGAGAGGACGGCGTCGCGCGCATCGTCTACTGTGTCGATTCTTCAGCCGACAGCACGTGTATCGACCGCAATGTCGTCAAGAACAAATGGCACGAGGGACCCGTAGCATGGCGCTCCCCGACGGTGCCTCTTTACATGCTCATGTGCGCATTCGCCGACCGCGCCAGCGACGACAACGCCCATGTTGCGCATTGGTCGGAAAATCGCCAGGCCCACGCGTGGTTCACGCAGTCGCTCGTGCGTCTCGACTCACCGCGTAGAGTGCCCGATACCGTGCGCCGCTACATTGACGAGCAGCATCAGTCGTACAGATGGCGGGGCCTATTCGCGGGGGAATGGTTTGGCGGCGCGATTTGTGGCGTGCGGCTCGCTGAGGAACGCATCGATGCCATCCTCTGCCTGATTGCCGGGCGTCAGTGGGCAAGCCGGGCCGTGTCTGTGTTTGCCCAACCTGGCTCCCTCCTCGATCGCGCTGCCGCAGCCTATCGGGGTCCCCTGTGCGCTGGCGTGCTGCCCGTGGACGTGCTCGCACGGACCGCGGCGTACGCCTGGCACCGTGTGTGCACAGAGACGCCACTTGCGCCGGGGCGCCTCCCGCACGGCCACGCGCTCGTGGACATTGCGCGCGCCTTTGACGTCGAGCCCACCCGTGCGCAACTCGAACGACCCGAACTTTTGTGTGTGCGCCTGGCCGAGCCGGCCGTCGCCGTGATGGTGCGCTCACGCTACGGCGTGGAGCCAGTCCGCGGCCCCTTTTTGTACGCTGGCGACCACGAGTTTCACCGATTATGGAGGGCCTTGTGCGATCAGGCGCCCGGTACCCGCCCCGGCGTCAAGACCCTGCACGTCGTACACTGCCACGCCGCGCGGAATCGGATCGCTCTCGGTGCAGACGACGAGGCCGACACGCAACGGCTCTATGCGCGCTTGGCCGTGTTTGCCGCGCAGCCGTACATGTGGTGAGGTCAACGACGCCGTCCGCAGGGTGGCACCTTTTTTATTGGCCACCACACCCGCCCTCTCTTTTTTTTCCTTCTTCTTCTTCTTCTTCTGCTTTCCCAAAAAAAAAGATAGCAGCCGCAATCGTGCGACCGAGTCCTCTGGCGTCAAATCTGCAATGTGCCCCCAGTAATGCTGGGCGACGGCTAGCCGATCGGCTAAAACACGGGGATTCCACTGTCGACGTCCCTACTGTGCCAGGATTAATCCTCGATTTTTAGCCGTTCGGCTAGCCGTTGCCCAGCATTAGTCCTGCGTCGTCCGTATTGCGCCCCATGACGCAGACTCGTCGGTGCCGGTGGCGCTGTGTTTCTCAGTCCACCCCTTTTACGTCCAAAGGCCTCGACGTCGTGCCCGGCGGCGGCAGACTTGCCGCGGCAGCCCATGTCCCCGCCACAAGGGAAAACATTTGAGAAAATAAAAAAATAAAATACCACAAAAAACCAGAGGCGCCAAAATTTCCAAAGGAAAAAAGCAAGGGTCTCTCTTTTTTTCCAAAACATTATTCTCGGCCAATGGGGTTTTGTGCCGCGGTCTCGGCCGCAGCCTCGTGGCACAAAAAAAAGTCGGACGACGCAGAGCCCTGTCGTGGTTGTGTTTTGTCGCGACCGCACAATTTTGCGCAGTCACAACAACAGAGGTTGCCGTGGGCGCTGGCGACAACCGGACCGCCATTTTTTGGCGCAAAAAACGGGGGACAAAAAAACAAGACATGACAGCGCCTTGTTAAAGGTTGGAGATGGTGTTGGGGCGAAAAAAGACAGGCAATCACATTTTCGAAAAAAAAAAGAGAAAAGAAGTGGGTGACTTTCGCGGTCTGTGCCGATCACTCTTTTTTTGGTGGTGTTGCGCCGGTCCCTACAGAAAATCGGCTGCACAAGCGGTCACACAGAGATCGCGGCTGCCGCCCAGAGGGTCCGTCTGCGTATATCGACCGCCCATGCCCTTTTCAGACCGGCCCCCAATTCTTCCACGAGGTTTGCCTGAGCAGATTTTTGTATTTTTTATTTATTTCGCTGGTCTTTTTTTTTTCGACAGTGCAAAAGGCGGGAAAAAATCAGGCATGCGCCCGTGGCGGGCGGCAGAGATCACTGGGCGGGCTCGGGACGACCGCGCGCGACGGCGCCGGCCGGGCGCTGCTTGTGCTGAGTGCGGGCGTGCTTGCGGCGCGTGGTCGCGGCGGGCACAGGTCGCGACTGGGCGCCTTCGGGCGCGGGCTTCTTGGCGGCGCGCGGCGCTCTGGGCGCGTCCTCGCTAAAGACGGGTCCCGTCGCGGCATCGACCCACGTCCACCAGCCGCGGCACGAGTTGCGCAGCACGTTGATGTGGGCGAGGTCGGCGTCAAAGCGGCCCTGGCCGATGCGCAGCCGGTAGGCGAGCACCTCGGCGAGCGTCGTGTGCCACCAGGCGCCGTCAAAGTGCGCCTGGCAATAGTCGGTCATGAGGGCGCGCAGGGCCTGTCTGAGAGCGGCCTTGAACGCGGCGGCCTCGGCCTCGCGCGCCGCGCGAATCGCCTTTTGTCTCTGCTCCTTGGCCGAATCCGCGGCGTTGGCCGCGTTGGTGTCGTCGGTCGTCGCGGCGCCTTCGTTGGCTGCCGGGCGCGGCGGTCCACGCGGTACGGGCTTGCGCGGCACGACGCGCGTAAACTTGGCGTCGGCGTGAAAGACGGGCTCGGGCGCATTTTCGGGCCAGCGCCACCAGCCGCCGGCGGCGTCGCGGATGATGCCAAGGGCGAGCAGGTCGGGCTCGATGGTCCCGTAGCCGTCGTGGAGCCGATTGCGGAGCACGCGATCCAGGCCCGTGATCCACCAGGCGCCGTAGCGCTCCTGCGAATACTCGGTCATCATGGCGCGCAGCGCGCGACGCACGGCCGCTTTAAAGGCCGCCTTGCGTGCCTCTTGGCGCGCCGCCTTGGTGGTGGTGTTGTTGTTGTTGCCGTTGGTTTGGTGCTGGGGATGACTATGGTCGGCCTCGTGGCCCTGGCCATCGGCGTTGCCCTCGTCATGGCCATGCTGTTGGTCGACGGCGTGCTGGGCGGCACCGTCGTCGTTGGCCTGATGGGCCTCGGTCTGCTGCGCCTCCCGTGCCGCCTTTTCAGCGGCGGCCTTGCGTGCGATGGCTGCCTGCGCGCGGCGCTGATGGCGGTTCATCGGAGCGGGTGCGGTGGTCGTGCTCGTGCTCATGGTGCAGTGCGGCGGGAGGAAAAAAAAAGAAAGAGGCACACGCGTCGCTGGGTCTCTCTCGGCCTGTCTCGATTTCCCTCGGCGCGGCGAATGGGCGCTGGTTCCTTTAGACTAGGGCGCGCCAGAAAAAAGGAGACGCACGCACAAACACAGACGACACGAGCGCAAAAGACGACCGAGCGCCGGCGCCCACGGCCGGGTTTTGCTGCGTCACGTCCTCTTTTTTTTTTTCACTCCCGATTCTCGTCGGCCTGCTTTCTGTCTTTTATCGTTTCTTTTTCTTTTTTCCATTCTTTCTTTTTTTTCCGGATTTGGGCTCGGCCTTGGCGCGGAGCAGAGTGTGGGAAAGGCTAAAATCAAAAAAAAACCGGAATGGCGCCTGTCATTAGGAAAAAAAAAGGGCGCCAGAGGAGGGACCAAATGGAACCTGCATTCGTGCGGCGACAATGCAAAAAAGGTGGGCGGGGAAAACAGGGGCAGGCGCGGCAACGGCGACGCCCGCCGCCGGTCCTTTTTCTTTTTTTTTTTCAGGGCGATGGGCGACGCTGGGCAACGGGAAGGTGTTTACATGGCGAGCGGCGCCGCGGTGCGCGTCGCCGTCACGTAGCCGGGCTCGCTGACCACCTCGGCGGCGGTGGGCTCACGGAACCGCAGCCAACATCCGTGCGGCTGCCACAGGGGGTTGGCCGGCCGCGCGTTGGTGTCGTACACGTACTGTACGCAGCCGGCGTGCGAGGTGCACGCGGTCTCGCACGCGGCCTGCGTGGGCGCCGAGCCGATGTAGGTGCCCACGGCAGGGTTGGCGATCCTCTGCGAGAGAGCCGCGTCGGCCAGGTTGGTGCGGATCGAGTTGACGCCCGTCTGCACGGCAAACCCGGTCGTCGTGGGCGTCGGCGTCGGCACCACCCCTCCGCCGCCCTCGTAGCGCGCCCGATAGATGAGCCAGCCCACGAGGGCGCCCACCAGCAGAGCCAGCAAGAGTCCGGCGACGATCCACGGCACGACACCGAGGCCGCGCGACACGGGCGCTGCCGGAGCGGCCACCACGACAGGCGCCGCTGTCGTTGATTCCATCCGAGTGATGTCTCTTTTTTTTATTCCTCTTTTTTTTTCCCCTCCCGCGCGCTCTGTTTTTCTCCCGCCGAGTTTACTGATCCGTCACGAAAGCGCTGGTTGCGTAGGCTCGCCCAGAGGTTTCTTTTTTTTTTTCAGGTTTGCGTCCGGGCGACGGGGCTTGTTGAGGGGCGACGACTTTTCCCGGCCCAGGTCCGCTTTCGCGCCGTCGCGCGGTCACACGAGCGAAACCGGTGCACGCGCGTCAGCGTGCTCTTTTTTCGCCGACTTGGGTGGCCGCTCACCCCAACGCAGCACCGGCACGCCGATGCCTCGCCCCCGGACCACCGCCAAGTCCAACGCTTTTTTCTTTTTTTTTTTAAACCTTTTATTTTTTCTTTTTCAAAAGAGACAGGGGGACTTCCAAGGGAGGGCGGCGCCAGGGCCCTCTGGCGCAGTGCGCGTGCACGGCTTGCCGCCTGCGAGGTCTTGCGGCCTCCCACGGCTGGATCGGCCCGTGCTGCGCGGTCCAGACAAAGACACACCAAAAATGTGGGAAAAAAGAAAGAAATAAAAATACGATAAAGGACGAAAGAAAAAACCTAGCACATGGCCAATCAACGCTTTTGCAGACTCGTGCGGCGCCGCGCAAAGCAGAGCGCATTCTTGGAGACTTTTTATTGTTGGAGACTGCCACAGCCTGCCAAAGTCTCTCTCTCTCTGCGCCACCATGGACCTCCAAGCCAAGGAACTATTCTTGTGCACCTGCCGACTCCTCTCGGACCGCGCTCCCGATGTGACCTTTTTCGAATTGGTGTCCTTTGCCGAGTATGTGTGTACGCAGCCGGTGCGCCCGTTGTTTGACCAAGGCCGCAAGGTGCATGCCGCATTTAAGGAAGCGTGCGACTCGCCGAGCGGTCTACGCCTGTCTGAATTGGCGCGGGAGCCTCTCGTCGCCAGCGACTCGATCGACGACGTGACCCATTTCTACCGCGTGCTTTGCACACGAGGCCATCGCCGCTCTGCATTGTCCTCTGCGCCTTTTTCCGAACTGAGCGGATCTGCAGAGGCCGCTTTCTCGTCGGCGCCGAGCGCGACGACGGCGGGCCCAGCCGAATGGGATAGGCTCTGCGAGGACGTCATGGGCCAGACGCTGCGCACCGCACTCGATCGGATCGATTCTGAGAAGATCACAATGTACACCACAAAGGAGGAGGAGGACGCCAGGCGCGATCCACTCGCTCTCGGCGAAATATTCGAGGTCTTGGGCCACCACGCCAGATCCCTCGCCGCAAGGGCCGATTTCGTCGATCTGGTCAAGACGTACGTGGCTCAGTTTCAAGGTTCTGCACGGGCGCCACCCGATCCCTTTTCCGTCGAGACCACCAGCAACCCCGGTCCCGTCGGCTCCGTCGACATTTAGGCCGCGCGAGGTATGAAAGGTGCCGCTGTCGAGGCGCCAGAGGCTGATGTTGCGTGTGTGCAACTTGGCGGAGCAAAACTGTTTTCGTCAACAAAAAAAAAGATGGCAATGAAAGAAAAGACGTGCGCCAAAAAAGAAGATGTGCCCAAAAAAAGGCGGCGATTGTTTCTTTTTTTTTGTTGCTGCAAAAAAAGAGTGGCCAACATGCGGTCTGGGCCGATGCGCGCACGCACGCACGCATACACACAAACCGACACCGGTCTGTTAAAAAAAAAGAGCCGAATAAAAGAAACACTAAAAAAATCGGAAAGCGGGCGCCTAGATGACAGCGCGATCGCCGTCGGCGGCAGGACGCTGCGCCAAAGGAGGAGGAGAAGGAGGAGGAGGCGCCGAGCGCCGCAGTTGGCGGGTCTCCTTGGCGGCAGACACGGCAGCGCGACATGCGGCGCACGCACATTGGCCCAGGGCCTTGGCCGAGCGGTGCGGCGGCACGGTGGCGCGCGCGTGGGTCAAACAGGCGCCCGGCAGGACGGCGACCATGTGGCGCGCAATCTTGCAGGCGGCGTTGGCTCCGGCCATGCGCATGGCCTCGACGGTATCGATCAAGGCGGTATAGCGCTCGCACAGAACGACAACCATGGGCATCGACTTGTGGCGAATGGCCACGGCGAGCGCGCGCGCGTCATAGGGTGCCCCGGCGTCGGCCACGGCGGCGAGCGCCCGCGCGTTGACCGACTTGGCCGCGCGCTTGAGCGGATTGTAGAGCGTCAGCGGTGCCACGCCCATCTCGTGGAGAAAGAGCACAATGTCGGAATGACCATGGCGCGCCGCGCAGCGCGCCGCCTCGGGCGTGAGGCACTCGCGGTGGGCCTCGGCCAGCCACTGGACGACCTCTAGGCGACCATACTCGGCGGCTTTGAGCGCAATGCGCGCGTCCCTCCACTCGGCGACGGCACCCGGCAGGCAGACCTCGCCCGCTGCCCACTTGAGGATGTTGAGACAGCCCGGACGGTCGCTCACGGCGGCGGCCTCTAGCGTCGACACGGCGCACCGCCGCAGGTTGGACTCGTGCGCCCAGCGCACGGCAGCGGCATGGCCCGCCGAGGCCGCCATGTCGACCGCCGCGCGCGTGCACGAGATCTGGTGGCTGTTGTTGGCGCGCGATGCCACCCAGCGAGCAAGTGACACGCGACCGCGCCTGATGGCGTCGTCGAGCAGGTGCGAGGACGGACAAAGGGCGTACGGGCAGTCGGCTTGGATGAGCCAGTCAAGGATGTCGGTGCGCCCGTGGTCCCATGCGACGTGGCCGACTTTGTCGCCCCACTCTGGCCGGCCGCACGCGGCATGCAGAGCCGCGCGTGTGGGTGAGCCGCCTTGGCGCTTGCAGGCCTCGGCCGCATAATGGGCCACCCCGCGATGCAGATGCTGAACGACCGAGAGGTGGCCGGCGCGCGCCGCGCGCAGCATGAGCCGTGTGGCAATCAACGTCTCGGTAAAGCCCAGGCGCCCGGCAATCTCACACACAGGGCCGACATGGCCGGCGTCGACAGCGGCGTCGAGCGCGCGACGCAGGACGCTCCCGTGGTCGGACAGGCCGGGCGGCGGCGGTGGCGTTCGCCATGCAAAGCCGCGCAGCCTCGGCATAAAGGCCTGCATGACGACCGCCACAATGTCGTGCCGGCCTCTTGCCGCCGGCCTCTCGATCACCGCGAGCGAGATCCTGCGTCGCTGGCGCTTGCACAAGGCGATGACGTCACCCACGGGCTCGTTCGAGTCAAAAATGTCGCGCCCCGACCCGAGCGCGTAGCGGCGCGCGAGCATCTCGGCGCGGCTGTAGACGTGAAAGCACGACGAGGCCAAAAGGCACGCATAGAGATCGCGGTCGCCGACCAGGTCGACGATGGCGCGGACCGTCTCGGCAGGCATCGAGCCGATGCCGATGCCGCCGTCGCTGCTGCCGCTTTTGTCGTCGCCGTCGTCGTCATCACTATACACATTTATCTGTCGCAACCGCTTGGCGGGCGGGGCCTCTTGACAAAGTTTCGCATTGTCGTCGTCATTGTGGTCGTCGTCTCGGCGGTGGTCTCTTTCACCGTCTTGGCGGGGGCGCTTGCCGTGGGCGCCCTGGCACAGTGTCGGGCCGTTTTGCCCGCGCACAGCCTCTTGATGCGTCGACAGCGCCGGCCGACAGATACCCTCAAAAGTCGAGGCCGTCGACGGGTCGACCAGATCATCGTCGACGACAGGGCCCGACAGTTTGTCATTACGACGGGGCGGTATTGGCGTCGTCATCGCTTTTGTTGTGGCCATGTCGGCTGTCGTGGTCATTGCGGTCATTGTTGGCGGTGTCGTCGGGAGTGGGTTGTGCTTCTTGTGCGGGGCGGGGAGGCCGTGGCGTGCGGTTATAGGCAGACTTTTGCAAATGGTCCTTTTGGTATGGCCAGGTCAACGAGGCCTTTTTTAACCCGTCACTCAACCCCCAGTTCGGTCGAACACGGCCCCGGTTTTATCCCGACAGCGCGAAAAGGTCGGTGCAGATAGGGAAACAGGGAATGAATAAAAGGGAAAAGAAAATGAAATTAGGTGCGGTGTCGGCCCCGGTCTGTGCGGCGCGACCGCGAGAGGCCGGCGCAACCAAGATTGGGACGTCGCCAAGGACAGAAAAAGTTATTGTGCGCGCGCAAGCCCGACAATGCCTGCCGCGGCGTAGGCGGCGGAGCATCCTATTGGTTGCGTCTTTTCATTTGACATTTTCTTTTTTTTTTCGTCTCGCAAAAAATTATGGGACGACAGGAAAAGAATGCGAAAAAAAGTCGCCCGGCCGGGCGCTGGCGTGTCGCTCAACTACGATGCCCGCAACCCTCTGGCAGCCCTCGGCATACCGTCGCCTAAATCCACGCGCTCTATCGGTTGCGGGTTTGCCCTCTTTCAACGTACGCCTTTTTCACGCGGGAGCCCCTTTTATTGGCTGCCGCGCACACACGAGGCCGAATGCGCTTTATTGGCTCTTTGGTCCCCATGTATTGTTCCCCTGCTACCGCCGGACAAATGCCCCCAGAGGGCAACGGGCGCTGGCGCCCCGAGGCCGCAAACTTGTGCACGTCCTTGTTCGAATGTCATTTTTCTTTTTTTTTTGGCAGAGGCGCAAAAACAACTACCACTACTACTATTACTGCCGCTGCCGCTGCCACTGCAGCAACTCGGCCGAAACAGACAACAACCCGGCCATACGGCAAGTACAAAAAAAAAGAGTGATGTCGACGCCAACCACAACCATGACGGCCGACCTACAATCTCCCCCTGCACGGCTGGGTCCCGTGCCCGACGGTCGGCTTACCGAAAAACAGGTCGAAGCGATGCGCGCCGAGTTGTGGGCCCAGTGGTCCGGCCACCGCGACGTGTGGTCCATCTCTGTAGACACCCGCGACGAGGGGCCACCTCTTGTCATCTTTGGCGTTGGACACGACGCCCAGCCATTTCCGGCCTCGCTGCCCATCGTCGCGCTGGGCGGTTTCGAGGTGCCGCTGCGCATCGAGGTCGTCGGTTCCATTGTCCCCTATTGACCGCCGCCGCCGCCGCCGTCGACCGACGCTTTGGACTCTTGTCTTTTTTCTTTTCCTCTTGCTGCCGTCGATCCGTCTCCCTCTTGCCGCCACCTCAAGACGCGCCCATAAAAAACTCTTTCTTTTTTTGTCGTACTCTTGCTCTACGTCTTTGTTGGTCGGTGCCTTTGACGCGGCGAAAGCGCCCCGACAAAGGACAGAAACGGGGCAACAGATCGGACGGGGTGAGAGAAAAAGCGGGAACAAAGAGATGGCGCCAAACACTTGATAGTACGAAAGCGTGTGGCGCGCGCCATAGAATATGTCCTTTTTTTTCGCGGCGGCAGTCGCACGGGGATCTCTGCCTGCGCACAGAGACTGACCGCCGGCGGCAACAACCGGGCCATCTTCCCACTCTCCCCCGCGCGCCCGCACAATGATATAGCACTTCGGGACGTCTCCAGCATCAGTCGACTCCTTTCTTTTTCGGCTGCGCGATTGGCCCTTGCCGAGCGGGAGGAATGTTCCTCTCGTGTTGTTTGTACGTGGCGCCCGTACGATCCAACTCGCCAAGTGCGTTGCCGGCCTAGTCACAAAAAAGACCCGCAAAAAACACATCGTCTTGCGTGATTGGAGCGGCTCCCAAAATCGTCTGTGGCGGGTAGCAAATGTTGGGGCACCGCGTCGTGCCGGCGGCAAGGACCGCGCACTTTTTTTTGCGGCGTCGGAAAAAAAAAGAGAATGAAAACAGCCGACGGCGTGTGGTCAAAAATTCTGTCCCTTTTTTCCTTGCACTTTTGGCGGTCGGTTGGTTTTCCTTGCCTCGGTGAATCGGACACGAAAGGCTCCCTTTTTTTGTGCCATTCTTTTTTTTTTACTGCTCACGGCCATGGATCTCGGCGACACAGCGACGCCGTCGGCCGACGCTGGCCAACCGGGCCTGGCCGATCTGCCTGGCGAAATCGTCGCCATGTTGCTGTCGTGGCTGCCTCTGTCGACCGTCGGCGCGTGCCTGGCGTCCTCGCGCCTCTTTTGGGTCCTGGGCCAGGACGCCATGGCCACGCAGGCCGTCGCGCGGACGGTGCACGGTGCCGACGGCGTCTGTCCGTGCAGGGCGCTCGCGCCCTCTGCAGAAGGCGCCCGCCCGCGACCCCGCCGCCGTCATCAGGGGATTCGAGACCTGGACGTGCCGCCAACGATGACTCGTGCCATCGGGTCATGTTGGGGACACGCGTGGACGTGTCTGCCGGCAGCGCTGACAGCCGCGGCAGCCTCGGGGCGACTCTTGCTCGTGCGCGCGCTCTATGCGCACGCAGCCCTTTTGTGGTACGGCGATGCCCGATGCGCGTGCTGCGTCGATTTCGCGCCCGATATCGCTCTGCCTCATTTCCGCGACCATCGCTGCGCCACGTGCGAGGCCTTTCTCGACTGGATCTTTTGCCGTGCCGAGCACAGTCGAACATCGGGCGATCCATTCACGGCCGCCCTTTCCGCATGCCATGCGCGCACGGCCTTGTGGATCGCTGCCGCCGCAGACCTGCGCGACGACGCTGGGACCCAAAGAATCGTGGATATCGTCGCAGACCGTGTTTGCAATGGGACGCCAGACGATGAGACCGCCGACGAGCGATTGCTCGCGAGGTTGTGGGATGCGCGGACCAAATGCGCCTACAGCGCCCTGTGCCACGCAGCGTGCTCAGGGGATGCCGACAAACGCCAGATGATGGCACGCATGTGGCGCGACGCCCACCGCGACGGCCGGTGGCGATTTGACAGGCATCGCATGGTGGGCGCGATCGCAACGGCGGCCAAGACGAGCGCTCGGCCAGACGACGCGCTCTCGTGGCTGTGGCACACCTTGCGCGAGATGTTTGCCAAGTATCCGGGCTCGCACCGCCACATGGCCAAGGCCGCGGCGCTGGCCGGATGCATAGACATTGCCACAGACGCCGTGTGCGCCTTTAGGGCACACGCCAGAGTCGTGCTCTTTGATCGCGCGTTGGCCACGGCAGCGAGAGTATTTGACACCGACGTCTGCAAAGATGTGGCCAACGGAGGCGGTGGTCTCCTCGACGACATTTGGGACGACTGCGATCCGCCCAGCGTCGTTGACGGCGATGATAACCGTGCCAATGACACAGAGGATGATCACAGTCTGCGGCGGCCGATTCCGTGCGCGATCATGTCGCGCATAGTGCGATCGGGCCGTGCCGGCGCCATCGATGTCGCCCTTGCCATGTGGCGCCGATGTCCTGCGTGCACAAAGCGTGGCGGGTTTGCCTGTCGTCGCTTTACGTGGGAGCACAACAAGAGCACGTGGACGCCCAGCCTGGACGCCGGCCTCGTTCACCTCGTGGTCCACCACCCTCGTGTCTGGCCCACGGGACACGCGGTCGATGCTGTCGTGTGTAGCGGCCGCGTGGACCTGCTTGATCGCGTCGACTTGCCCCCGCATCCGGGCGGTGCGCGCCTGAAGCGGTGGATGGCGGCTGCGATACGCGACGGACATATCGACATGTCGCGCCGTCTGATTAATCAGTACGGAGAGGGTTTGGCCGATGTCGTGCCGGCGCTCGTTGCTGCCACAACCGCCGGTCGGTTAGACGCTATGACGGCCCTGTGGGCTCACGTGCCGGCGCAACGCAAGGCGCGCGCTGCCGAAGCCGTCGCAGACGCTGCCGTCAAGTCCCATCGCTCTGACATTGTTGCATGGCTCATCGACCGAGCGCCGACACACGGTATTTGGGTAGCGGCGGCCGAGCAAGGCGATCTCGATTTACTGATGAGGCTCGCCGCGGTCACCAAATCGCCGCCGCCGTCGCAATACGTCATGGTCGCCGTCGCTCACGGCCATATCGCGTGCGCTGCCTATTTGCATGACCTCTCTGCGTCGTCGGCGCCTCCCGATCGCAAGAGGCGCCGCGTCAATCAGGCCGCAGGCTCGGCCGCGTCGCAGTGTCGGACCTTGTCTCCCTCTTATGTCGTGGATGCGCTCACGCGCGGCCACACCGACGCGATCGACTGGGCCGCCGCCGGACCGTTGCGCATCCCGTGGGCAGACGTGTCGATCGGTGCGGCGCTCGATCGGGCGCGCGACGTTGACTGTTTTGATCGCATTGTACGGTGGGCGGCTCGTTCGCCCTGGGCGCGGGCCTCGCCGCGCATGACCTGCGATCTGGTTGCATGGGCCGCGGCAGCGCTGGCGTCAAAAGACAGCGCACGCATCGGGCGTCTCATAGCGCGCTGCCCGTGGCGCGACTGGCGCGTGACCCCTGCCGCCGTGGCGTCGGCCATGTGCACGTGTCCCGTGGCCCTGTGGCGCGCGCTCGACGCTCGGCGCGCCTTGGCCTTTGACACGCCGTGCTTTGCCGACGCCGTTGCGGTGTCGGGGCGCGTCGACCTACTCGCCTGGATGGCCGACCAACGCCGAGTCGACGGCTGTAACCCCACGCGCTTTGGCGTCGACCACGCCAAAGCGGCCTACGAGAATGGCCACACGGGGGCCACGGCATGGATACTGGGACGACTGGATGCGGCCGGCTCGGCCGACTTTGGCCGTTTTGCCCGTGCACACAGACGTCCCTTTTGGATGCGGGCCGACGCGCACATCTTTTGGCCGCTCTTGTCGCAAAATACAACCCCTTGATTGTTCTCTCTTTTTTTCCTTTGTCTTTTTTTGCTTGCGTGTGCTTTTTCACATGCACGCAAGGCGATATTTTTGGGACGCCGTCGATACAGAGGCGGCGCAGGCGATACTGCCCAGACGGAACACGACCAAATGGACCTCGCGCAAATAAATTGACGACGTCGGGGCCATCAGGGTGCAGTTTTTTTGCGGGTCACCGGCAGACGCCAAAGTGGCGATCCCTGACCCGACCACCTCTCCCACCCATACTCGCATTTTATGTTTATGTTTACTTTTGATGAGGCAGTACCAATGGCCATAGACGGCCGCCGCGACCGCACGCTGTCGTCGAGCAGATGAGGGAAAAAAAGGCAAGGGCAACATCCTGCGACAAAGTCGTCGGCGGCCGACGAGAGCAGGGCGGCGCGATGGAGCGATCACGTTGAGGCGTGGCAGACTTGTTTTATCCAACAACAACCAACAACACAAGTGCGACCTGCAAAAGAGACGATACGATGGCCAACACACGACAAATGCATTGTGGCCGGTGTTTGCGGATTGGTTGGCCGCCGGTCCATCCACACCCATTTTTTTTCCAATCGAAAATCACACAAACCGAAATGGTGCCTTTGCGATCCCGGATTTTGGTCGTCGATTGACCGATCGGCGAGCACTGAATACGACATAAGACGGCCAGGCGCCACAGGCGCATCGATCCATGATTCGCGGTTGCCTCCTTCTTTCGCGCTCGGTCTTTTGTCGTCATTGTTGTCGTCGTCGTTGTTTATTGGTCTCAAAAGAGGGGGGGGGGGGGTGAAGCGCATGATTTGGTCATGGCGCCGGTTCGCGATCGTCCACGAGGCCGACGGCGTCCAGCCAGCGCACCAAGAGGCCCGCGAGGGGCGATGCCAGGGCGCTGGTGGCGGCATCACGGGGGCCCAACAGGAGCGCGCGCGGCACTGGCGTCGGCCGACAACAACGACGCCACGCCACGCGGTCGCCCGCGCGCGACCACGACGGGTCGACGAGAGCCGCGTGGTGCCACACACCTCGGTCCTCAAAGAGGTCGCTGTGTATGGGCCCTGCGGCATCGCCCGCGTCGACGCAGCGCAGAGCGAGGGCGCACGCGCGCCGCAAATCGCCCACGCGACAGAGCCCATCGGGGGCACTGGCGGCCGCCGAGGCCATCGCGGCGACGGTGGGCGCCCACACGTCGCACACTGGACCGGCGACGTCGCCGCGCACGCGCGCCGCGCGATCAAGGACCGCCACGAGAATGTCGGCGGCGTTCCAGTGGCCCATGTCTACGGCGCGCGCGAGGCGGTCGCGTGCCGTGTCCCACACGCACTGCGGTGCAGCCTTGACGGCCGACACCATTATCGACGGCCACGCATCGAGCGCATAGATGATGGCGTGCGGCAGCGGCCCGAGTAGGGTGATGGCACGGGGTGTCACGCCCAGAGCGGCGTCGAGGATGGCCGCGGCGTCAGAGACGTCGGGCATAAAGCCCAACGATGCACGCAGCCAGTCAAATACTGGGGCGCAGCGAGCGCCATGGGCCGACGCAGCCACCGCCAGGACTGACGCCAATTGTCGACGACGAGCGTCTGAGGCCAGACAGTCGTCGACGATACCGAGCGCACGCGCATCGCGTGCCACCAGCCAGGCGCACATGCCAGCGCGGCCGGCACCCGCTGCCGCCACGAGGGCGCGCTCGGGCAGGTAGGGCACGCCGCGGTCGGCGCACGCCGCAAACGCGCGTATGTTGCCCCAGCGCGCGGTGAACCACCACCACGGCGTCTGGTCGTCTGCCGTGTGTCTTACGGCCGCACACACCTCGGCGGCCTCGCGCGACGCCGGCCGCCCGTCGGCAGCGAGCACGCAATAGTCACCGGCACGCTCGGGCAACGTGCTGCTGCCATCCGTCTTTGGCGCCAGTGTCATGCGGGCGAGCAGTGCGGCGGTGCGGCCAGAGGCGTCGCGCCAGGCCGCGCGCAGCCACGCCGTGCGCGCCATCGATCGGAGCACTTGGCGGTCGCCCGACCGCGCCGCGCGCAAGAGCATAAAAGCGACCGTATCACACCGGCCGGCGCCAGCACAGGCGGCCATGACTTCGGTGGTGAGTCTCGCCGCGCACACATTGACCAAGGCCGCTACGTCCCGTGCGTCGGTGCAATAGGTGGCGGCCACGCGCAACAGGGTTCCACCAGGATACACCGCCCTCGTGCCGTCGCCGTCGGCGTCTGTTGGCACACAGGCCGCCAGCGCCGCCGTGACCGAGGCCCGTGTCGACGCCGCCAACATGGCCGCAGCGATCTCAGAGTCGCACGCGCATCGCAACGTGCTCGCCCACGACCATAGATTGGTGACTGCGCGATCGGCGTCGGCGCGCGAGATTCCGTCGGCGGCGCATCGACGCACGAGTGCAGCCACGGCCGACGCGTGCACGACGGTGTTGGGGCGCGGAAGGGCGCGCGGTACCTCGCGGCGGATGCGCCGCATGTCGGCGCGCGATGCTCTGTCGACAATGGCACGCCAATGGCGGCACACAGCACGCGCGGCAAACCGCCACACGGCGTCGAGGCGCGACCGGCCGCCAGAGTCGGCGCCATTGAGGATGGCGTCTAGGACTTCGTCGGGGAGCGCGTCTGGGTTGGCCTCCATTGGCCAGGCGCGCCGGCTCGCGGCTCGTCCAGTTGTTTGTGTGCGCGTGTGTGGACTATTGCACGCGCCCTTTTTGGGCCGTTGCGCTTCAAGGGCTCCGTTGACGTGCACTACTTGACCGACACGCCGACCAAGTGCGCTCTTTTTGTAGATGCCCTCCTTTGTTTCTTACTGTGTGCGGCGCCGGTCCCGCGGGGCGCCGCCTCATGCGGGGCCCCATCCAAGAGGCACGCACACACGGCAACAAACCGCAGGCCGCCGTCGACAAGGCAGAGAGACAAAAAACATATTGCGCGCCGACAGCGACTTTTTTTGCTCCTCCCATTTTTGCGCGCTCTCTTGCGCCAAAGAGGAGCCTCCTCTTTTGCCGCGATTGTAAAAAAGGTTCTCGGTTTGCGAAAAGATGTGTGGGCCGGTTGTTGCCGCCGTCGGCCCCCTCTCCATTTTTTTTTGAAGCGGCGCCTCTTGCGTCTGGCTTTCCTTTTTTTTTTGGGTTTTTCCTTTTCCTTTCAAAAGAGGCGCAGTGCCGTGTTGGGCGTGCGCGTATTGTTTCTCTTGTTTGTCGTCTGCCGTCATCGGTGCTTTTGACGACGCACCCATGCCGAGACACTCTCAGAGGAGGGCGCAACAGTGCGCTCAAAAACAATGGCGTCGTAGCGATCCACCACCGCCATGAGCGCCAACAGAGTCGACGCCGGGTGGCCAGTGAGGGGCGCAAAGAGAGTGGCCACGTCGAGGCGGCGACCTGCGTCGGGCGCCACCAAGACGAAGCGGTCGGCGGCGGCGCGCAAAAGGCAGAGCCCACCGGCAAACGCCAACGCGCTCGACACCGTGGCCACCACATGGATGCCACACCGCTTGGCCGCACCGATCGAGTCTACAAAGCGCGCCACATTGTCGCGTCGCCCATCGGCCGCCTGGACATTGCCGCCGTCCATATAACGGTCGCACGCCTCGATCAAGATGGCCGCCGATTGGTGTCGTCGGCGCGGATCGTGCGTGTGCGCGGCGACGATGGCGTCCACGGCCTTGGCCGCGGTCTCGCCCGAAAGCGTCGCCGTGTGTACAGATGCCCCGCAATCGGGCATGACGTTGCAGCAGGTGCGCCCCGCGAGACGGTCCAAGATGCGTGCCACATAGAGCCAGTCCACTTGGCCCCGCATGCCAGCGACAATGTCGCACGCCGCGGCGTTCTTGCCGCCACAGTCTCGCGAGCCCACAAGGGTCAGCGTGCCGGCGCCGTCGAGCCACGGCGCGCCGAGGTCGCATCCTTGCCACGACGACACAAGCGGCACCGCGCACACGGTGCGCACAGACGGCAATCGCGGCAACCACACGCGCGCAAACCGTCGCGCGGCCCGGCAAAACTCGGGCGCTCCGACCAGCGGTGCGTGTCGGGCCAGCCAACGGCGACGACACGCCGCCGCCGCGCACCCTGGCGGCGATGCCACCTGCAAGTAGGCATCAAAGATGGCTTCCATCACAAGCGACGGCAGGCACTCGGCTATAGCGAGCGTCGTGGATTGCGCCGGATCTGGGACCGCGCGCGTGTCGGTCGCCATGGCGCGACGCAGATCCGCTGCGCGCCGCCGCTGTTCTTTTTTTAGCGCATTGATGATGGCCGGGGCGACGCTTTTCCCCCTGCTCTCGCTGTCGGACGGCGAGCGCCCGCGCGCCTTTTCCCCACCGCCAAGGCGGCACAAAGAAAGCGACCAAAAGGAAAAAAAACGACAGGCGCAACATGACGAGATCGTTTCTCGCGGTCGATTCAAAAAAAAAGACTGCACTCGCGTGTGCTACGCCCTCGTCGGCCTTGGGCGAGCGGACTGCGTCACCGCCGTCACTCGAAATAGCGCAAAGTCGAAAAAAAAAAGAGAGGACGTGCGCATGGCGAAACCCAAATGTGGACGATGCTTTTGCGCCGTCGTGGTCGCTCTCGTCGTACTGCGTGCTCGGTTTTGTACGCGGGACGCACGGCGAATGGCGGTCCTCTTTTTTTTTGTCACTTTCGCAATGGGCCAGCGTGGCCGACGACGCCAACACAATCGCGCACGATGGGTGACGGGGTCGTCTGTGCGCGATGAATCGCGAAGGGACGAAAAATCGGCGTCGACAACAATTCAAACAAGCACCAGCACCAAACCCACGAGGTCGGCCGACAAAAAAAGGGGGGAAAAAGGGCGCCGGTTGCCCACGCGCGCCAATGCAGGCGTGCCCCATTAGCGCAGAGACAAGGACACCGCGGGCCGGTTGACGGTGAGTCGGCTCGTGTCGATGCCAAAATGGCGCATGCGCTCGACGAGTCGGTCGACGGCGCCGGGTTCGGGGCACGCGTAGCGCGAAAGCGCCCACGCACTCTGGAGGTCGGGCGTGGCGACGATGGCCTTGCTATAGGCCGAGTCGACGTAGAGCACGACATAGTTGCCGAGGGCGCGCTCTTGCGGGGTTGGATCGGACCCGGGGCCGAAATCGACCCAGAGGCGCCCGGCGCTCACGGGGTGCGCCACGCCGCGTACCCGCCTGTCGCCGCATTGGTTTACGACGTCGATCACGGGCGAGTCGGGGCGCGGCATGTAGGTGGCCTGCGGGATGACGCTCGTGCATGCGCGCTCGTAGGGCGTGGGCAGGCGCGCCATCTCGTACCACGTCCCCGCCCACCTGAGCCAGTCGACGTCGACGGGCCTCGGCCCGACCGCGTCCTGTGCACCGCCGCCGTCGATCGCCGGCGCCAGCAGCCGCGTCAACAGCGACGGCGACTCGCGCGCCTCACCTGCACGGATCGTCGCGACGCCGCTGCCGTTCGAGACTGGACGCCTCCACCACCCCTGCCACCACCACCACCATTGCTGGTGTCGTCGCTCTTTCTCGCTGTCGTTGCGCGTTGCCATTCTTTTTCCTGACCAAACAAATTGTCTCTGTTGTCGGTCGGGTTGGGCGAGGGTGGGAAGGCACACAGAAAGCCGGTGGCTGGCCACGGTTGCTTCTTGTCGCCTGTTTTCGTTTTTTTTTTCGTTTTTTTTTCGCTTCGGTTCTAGTTCCGGTCTCTATGGGGTGTGCGCGTGGACGGGCGTCGACTTTTTCCTTGAGGCGTCGCCGCGCGCGACCGTCGGGACCATGACGCCGGCATCTGAGCCGTCTTTGTCGACGACCACGCGGGCGCGCGCCGCCGGTGCCGCTGCAGTCGCGAAAAAGAATTTGCTTTTCTTTTGTTTGGCCCCTGTTTATTCCCGCGTCGTGCGCATTTTGACCGCCCGCGAAAGAGAGGCGCTTTGGCAAGACGACAGAAAAAAACAAAAGGAAAGATGGGTGCGGGTCATTCAGGTGCTCGGTGCGTCACCGGTGGCGGCGGCAAGCGTCCACGGGTTGGTTGTGCGTGCGCGCGATGCCGACATCGACGACGAGCGACCCAACATCGCGCGTCCGGCGTAATCGTATATGTGACGCGGTAGACCGGCACGCCGGGCGCGTGCGATACTGTCGGCAGTGCCGCGGCTGCGGCCGTCCCAAAAGGCAACCATTACGTCGGCGCCGGCGATGATGTCGGCGTTGCGCAAAAGGGGCGCGCGCCGCCGCTCCTGCTGTGTGCGGCACGCATCATAGTCGGGCTTGAATTCAATGAGCCGTATGCCGCAACGACGCGCATAGTCGGCCGCCAGCGAATCGGCGCCGCGCGCGCCACCCGACACGATGGCCGCGATGCCGCCGTGCTCGTCAGCCAGCGCATCTAGACGGTGCTCTAGTACGTCGCGGGCGCAAAAGTCACGGCCGCCGACTACAGCCACGCGGGGCGCCTGCAGGGTGGTCGGCTCGACGACCGTCCTTGTGGACGACGATGGCGGTCGCGCACCGTCCTCGTCTGCGCCATCTGCCATCTCTCTTTTCTCCCTCTTTTGCCCTTTTTATTTTCCCTTAATGACAACGGCCCCTGTCGACAAATTATGGGGTCTGCGCTGTGTGCGTGCGCCTTGCGACTTGCACAGTGCACCGCCGTCCGCGACAGTCGCTCCGTTTTTTGGTGCTGCCCTGTTTTGTGGCGACCCCCGCCTTTTGCGCGCACGCACACGCACCCGACAAGAAAGAGAGGCCAAAAAAGCGTCAAGAAAAGGATGTATACAAAAATGAAAAAGACCAATCGCGTCGCGTTTTTTGTCTCTTTTACGTGTTTTTTTGTTGCAGCAGACATCAGCGCCCCGTCGCGTCGTCGTCCTTTTTTCTGCCCGTCCTTTTTGGTTTCGGTCAGTGCGACGCTGTAGCGTGGCTTTTCGTCGGCCGCGAGGCGCGCCGCCCCGACCAGCCGTTCCTATTGGCGAAAAAAGGAAATAAAAATAAAAAAAGATAAAACAACACTGCGCACTATTTGCATTTTTACGCCTCTCTGTTTTTTTGCATTTTTTCTTTCTTTTCCGTTGTCGCGAAAGGATGGGGGCGGCCGCAAACATCGCAAGGCCTACTGGACGACACACAAACACCGACCGTCGGGGTCGGGGCGGCGGCGGCGCAGTCGCCAAGGCAAAGGCCGCATCGCGCACCACCACAGCGACCCCATGGCCGCAACCGCAACAACGACACACGCGCCCACGCACAGGTACGACTGCGCGTCGGCAGAGGGCGCCACCGCGATCACGGTCCACACGCCGAGACACAGGACTGCCACGACGCACAAAAGGCGCAGCGCGCGACATTGGTGCCATCGTCGCGGCGCCAGCCCGGCCTCGTTGTGGTTGTAGACGTCGGCATAAATATCGGCCGCCGGTGCTTCGACGTCTTCTTCCTCGGCGCACGACCTCTGCCTCATGGGTTGGTGGTGCGCGATCGTCCCTTTTTTTTCCCTATAGGGTCGCCTCTTAAAGTCGCGCACGGCCTTGGGCGGCGCACGCGGCTCGGCGCCAAAATGTTGCCGCAGAGGGGGAGCGCAAGAAAAAAAGCGACCTCGACGGCCGTGCAGGCGCACCCTAGAGGAGGCAACAGTGCCGAGCGGGCACCTCTCTGTTTTGTCGCCTTTTCTATGCGCGCACTGTGTCTTGCGCAACGCCGACCTCGTAAACAATGCAAATGTTCTTCCCGTCTTTTTTTATTTTTCTTTTCCCTAGTGTCTATGTTGGGGCGTCGCGAGCGGCATTCGACGGCGGGGGCGGCGGTAGACCGGCGTGCATCGCGCCGACGACCACAAACATTTCTGGACGGCCGCCGAGGCTCTCAATGGCGCCCAGTTCGGGGCGCGAGGCCACCACCTCGCGCAAGAGCGCAGCGAAATACTCGGCGTCGGCGGGCGTCGGCATGCCCGCCGTGCAGTTGCCCACATTGTAGTGCGTGATGCCGTTGGCGAGCCGCGTCTCGATGTATTCGCGCCAGTCGCACTGATCGACCATGTAGAGCGTCGGGTCGTATTGCTCATAGTCTTCCTCTTCTTCTTCTTTGTTGTCGTCGTCGTCTCGGTTGTCGGCGCCATAGTCGTCGTGGTTCACGTCCTCATTTGTCGTGGTGCGGTGAGCGTCGCCGCCAACACGATTGTCGAGGCGCTCGCCGTCTGTGCCGTGAAAGCGTCTCGACGGCAAACTGCCAGTGGTGGTGGTGCCGGATGATGCAGCCACAACGGAAGAAAAAGGCGCACCGGCCGCCTTGGGGCCTCGTCCAGCGGGCCATACAAGACACAATGAAGACGTGGCGCCTCTGGACCGGGCGCGGTCCGCATGCGCGCCTCGCGTTCTCGCCGTGTACCTGGCGGGTGGCGGCCGTGCGGCCTTGCGCCCCGTGTCGGCGAGCCACCGGTCAAAGACCGACGGCGTCTGCGATGGCGGCGGCGGTAGAGAGGGCGCCTCTAGCAAAGGCACCCTCTGCGATGACGGCCAGTGCAGCATTGCCTTTTTTTGTTGTCGTTGTCGTTGCAGGTTCTCTCTTGTCTTTGGGATTGCAAGCCGCTCGTCGCTGCGATCCCGGTTTTTTGCGCGTCGGTCGTCCTTTTCTTGCGGGGCACCCTGGGCCTTTCTTTTCCCTTTTGTCTACAAGGCCAAAGAGGGAATGGGAAGTAATAGGAAAAAAAAAAGGTGGCGCCTGTGGTGTGGCTCGGGGCGCCTTTGGCGTGCAAACGGATGGCGGTCGGTCTTGGGGTACAACTCTTTTCTTTCTTTTTTGTGGACGCATGCGCCCGTGAGTCTGAGCGGGCCAATGGGCGATTGCTGAGGCGAAATTACGGTTTTTGGTCATCGCCGGTGGGCCAACAGAGACGGCGCACGGGCAAAACGCACCGGCCCTTTTCGCCGCTGGCGCAAAAGAGGGACGGCGCAGGTCGCACCTCTACCTGATTGGACAGCGATCGCAGCGCGCTGCGGCGGCCGCGGCGGCATAAAAAGGCAGACCCTCGCGATTGCTGAGCATTTGCATTGTACTCACACGGCCCGACAAGACGTCTCCCGCCCTATCGCACTCCTTCTTCTGGCAGCGCCGACGTGCCGCCGTAATGCCTGTCACCGTGTCCGAGCCCACGGCGCGCCGACGCGGCTAGAGACATTCCCTGCCCGTTCCTTTTTGTGGCTGACGGACCGTTGGCCGCATCGTCGGCTGTCTCACTGCGCGCTTCCGTGCCGTTGTTTTTCTTTCCATCTTTCGCATGTCTTTTTCCGCGGATCGACACCACCGCCGCCGCTACCGTGAGGTCCATTCGAACCCCATCTGGTGCTACAAACACCGCCATCGCCACGCCATCGCCATCGCCATCCCCCCGACTCGTCGAGAATCACGATACCCTCCCAAACTTTTTTTTTCGCCATCTTGCTCTGTCATCTGTCACCGCGTGCCTATCGCCGATCCCGACGGCGCGGCACGCCCGACAAACCCGCCTTCTTTTTTCTCTGCGTCACCTCTAGTATCGAGGCCTGTGCGATCCATCACCGTCTCACGCCCGTCTGTCATCCCTTGCGCTACCGCTGCCGTCGTGTATTGACCATTGCCGCCATCATTTTTGTACACGTCCTCCTAGCATCTCGGCGCTGCGAGGATGTTGATGACACCACCCACCCCATTGACACGCACATCCTAGGTCGTCTGTCTCGCCGAGAACCGGTCGCTCCCCGAATGCGCGATCTTCATTTTTTTCCTTTCTTTTCTCGGTCACGTCGCCTTCCCCCTTTCGGCTCTTGCTCTTTTGGCGCACCCTTTCGGGCTTTGGCCCATCCAAATTTTTTGCAGGACATTTTGGTCGCCTGCTTTTCATTGCCGCCTTTTTTTTTCTCGGGCCTGTTGGAACTTTATGGCTCACATGCATTCGTCTGTCTTTATCGAGGCCGATCGGGCCGCCGCGCGGCAACGAAAAAAGGTCACTCTGTCCATCCTCTTTTTTTCCCTTTTCCAAACAACGGCAGTCTGACCTCTTTTTGTTGTTGTTGTTGTGACCCACACATGGCGCCTCGCTTGGCGGGATCGAGCGACGACGGGACGTCCGGACCGGCTCGCGAGGTGAGGGGAGCAGCGGCGCGGATCGTCTTGCAGAGGGCGGGTGGATACGCAAGGGCTGGCTCTCTCTCTCTTTCTTTTTTCGACGGCGCCGACTCTATCTGGCGTCCTATCAACCACCAAAAATCAACTCGACAACGCAGACCGCACCAACCTCACAACTGAACGGCCGCGCCCACCCCAGCACAACTCTTTTTCTTTCCCCAATACACACGGTCGGTCCTTTGCCTATTCTCCCTTGTTTTCCAAAATGGAAAGGGCATTTTACAGGTGCTGTGGGTGGGTCCAGTGCTTGCGGATCGGTTAGCCGCCGGTTAATCCACGCCAACTTCCCCAATCGAAAATCATATAAATCAAGCAACCCTCAAAAAATACCGGGTTTGGCCGTCGGTTAACCGATCCGCGAGCACTGGGCGGGCCAAATTGTCCTTGCCTTTACTGTTGCGTGTTCTTTCTGTTGTCTTTGGCAATTTATCATGAGGTCAAAAGACCGCCGGCCGGACGCGGGAAAAGGAGAGCGCGCGCAGGCGTCCACACGGACAGAAGGGTGGACGCCAGACAAAGAGGGGAGGAAAGAGAGGACAACGAGGGGGAAAGAGAGGAGCACGAAAGACTGTGCGGCGATGGGCACGAGTGGGAGCCACCGCACGGCGACAGGGACCGCACCGGCGCCCGACGCCTCCCCCCAACAAACCGACCGACGGGCGACGACGATCCCCGTGATCGCCTTTGAGGCGCTGCCCGTCGACATGATCTTGGAGACCGCCTCGTGGTGTCGCGCGGCGGAATTGCGCGCCCTCGCCGAGACCTGTGCAGTCGTGCGCGACGCACTCGAACTGGAAGCGGTGTGGCACAGCGCATACGCGCGAGACTGGCCATCGCACGCGCCGACGGGGGCCTGTTTGGCCCGCATCGACGACTGCGCGCTTTGGGGCGAGAACGCGGCGATGGCCGCGCTCCACCTGGTCAAGCGCGCGCCCGATCCGCGCTGTCGGCACCATCCACCGTCGTTGGTGCGCGTCCACGGATGGCGCTGGGCGTGCGCGTCCAATCTACGCGCGCCACTCTACCGCTGTTGCACGTCGACGCGCGTGCCGTGCGTGTGGGGCCACGACGCAGTCGCCGACTGCAGCCGGCGCCCCATGGCCATCGTGTACCGAGGCGCACCCACGACGCGCCAGGTCCGCAGCCGATCGTCTTTTCCTTTGTCTCAAGAGCACCGCCACCTGGCGTCCCACGAGGCCGGCGTGGCGATGACCACGGCGCCTGCGAGCGCCTCATGGCACTGGGGCACGTGGAAGTCGTGTACCGGCGACGGGGTGGGCGTGTGTGTGGTTCACACGGGCAGCGCGCCGGGCTTTGTATTTTGCCGGCCATCTCATGGGCGGGTGGCCGCGCGCGGTCCCGGACGCCTCTGGCTCGCCGACGGCGCCACGGTCGAGGCCACATAGGCGACGCCGCTGCCGGCAAGCGTCGGCTCCCGTCCGGTACCGACAGGCGACGGCCGCTTGGTTACCGCCGCCGGCGACTCGATCTGGTGCACATGGCGTGGCCTCGGCGTGCCGCGCGTATCGAGAGTCGCGCTCGCCGGCGGTCGGCGTCTGTGCGCGTCGGCCACGTGGCGATCGGCCCTCGTCGCCGCGTTCTCGCCCCAAAGCGCGCAGTCGTCGTTGCCCTAGTTTGCGCACCAAGGCTCGCACCTGATCTTTGGGCCCGATGAAAGCAGTGCGCCGCCGGTAAAAGACACAGACGATGGACGCCTCTTGGCCGATTGCGTGCGCAGCGGTCGTCTTTTCGACTCGCGCGCTGCGCAATCCTGCCTGCCGTCGTGGCTCTTGGGTGACGCCGCCGCCTAGACCCGAGGAAAAAACGCCCAGTACAAAAAAAGAGAGAGAAAATGTGCCTTTTTTTACGAGTACAAAAAAACAATCCCTCGTCCTCTTTTTCGTCCTCATCAGGTCCTGCTTTCACGTCGCCGTGGCGCCTGCAGTTGGAAGCCGGGCGACGGTAGCGCATCACCAGGCCCCTTTTTTTTTCCTGACCGCGCGACTGCGGTCGAGGGCACGCCGATGGCGATGATCTTTTGAAAAAGGAAAAAAAAAAGAAAAGCGCGAGCAGGAGGAGCCCGCTCCCTCTGCGATGATGCCCTCTGGTCGAAAGGGCGACGTGGCCACCGGCGCCCTTGCGCGCGCGCACACAGCGACAGGGAAAGAAAAAAAGAGGAAAATACGCCAACGTAAGAAAAAAAAAAGAAAAACTTGGCATGGTCGAAAAAAAAAGAGGGTCGAAAAGGGCGCTGCGCGACCTCGCTCGATGCGTCTTGGTCGACGCTTTTCGTCGCGCCACCCCAAGTAAGGGGCACCGTGTCGTCATCGTCAACATCACTGTCCCCCGTCGTCGCTCCATTCGTCGCCGCCGCGCACACTCTCCTTTGCTCCGAAAAAAGTTTGCCCAGGGCCGTCGTCTGCGCTGCCCCGTCGGCGACCGCCTTTTTTCCGCGACCACCACGTCTGTGCGTCGATCAGACCCAATCTGCTGATCATGAACAGTAACAACGCCGCCTCTGTGGGGAGCACTGCTACTGTTGGCAACAACAACAACTATTATTCCGCCGGCAACAACAACAACGCGACCCGCGCCTATGGTTCGCCCGGTGCCCCTTATGGCACACCGGCGTATGGCGCGCCGACAGCCGCCACGACCGCGTATGGCACGCCGGCCTATGCCGATCCGACGGCCGTCCTCCCGCGCTACGGCGGACCCGGCGCCTACTATGGCACGCACGCGCCCGTTTCGCCCGCCGCGACGGGCAGTGTCGCGCCGTACGCGACCGCCTATGGCGGCAACGGCACGCCGGTAGGAGGCCCTGTTGTCTCACCGACGAGATCCAACGGCAACGGCGGCAACGGCCCGGTGGTCTCGCCCACGGCGCCCCCGACAGCGCCAACGGGACCCGTGGCTCCACCCACAACCGGACCCGTGGCGCCGCCGTCCATCATACCGCCTTCCAATGTACCACGCAGGCGCCAGCGACCGACGTGGGTGTCGCTCATCAACGGCATGGGGGCGGCCGTCGAAGCGCGCTGGCACTCGGGCGGCCTCTCGGGCACCTTTCGCGTGCCGCAGTCGCATGCGCACGTGTTTATGGCGCCGGCGCCCATCGACACGCTCCGCCTGTATGCGCTCACCTCGGACGGCCCGCTCAGCGACCCCATCTACGACGGACCGCGGCAGCCGCAGGTGGGCATCCCCGAACCGGGGCCGGCGCTCAACCTGCTCGCCACCGGGTGCGGCGTCTTTGAGACCATGCTCGACTTTTACCCGGGCACCGTGTCGGGCGGCAACGGGTCGACGACGCCGCCGTCGCCGGCACAAAATAGTGGCCCCAATGGGCGACAGCCTCCCCCCATCGCGCCGCCGCCCGTTCCATCACAAAACAGTGGCCCCATCAACAACAACGGCCACCACAATGGCAACAGCAATGGTCCTCACATGATGCCGTCGCCGCCGCCGAATGGCAACAACAGCAACAACAGCAACAGCATGGTACGGCTCGCTCCCTCGGTCGCCTGAAATGCTTCCTTTTTTTCCTCTTTTTTTTACGGTCTCTTTTTTGCGCGAGCCGTCGCCTGATGTCGCCTTTTTTTCCGCACGAGCATCGGCTCATGTTTTCCTTTTTCCTTTTTTTATTTTTTCCTTTTTTTTGTGCATCGTTGTCGTCGTCATCATTGTCGCGCGTGTTGGCTCTCTCTCTCTCTCTCTCTCTCTTTGCGTTGGGGGAATGGACGCGACAGGGAGCGCCGCGCCGTCCCGTCGTGGGATCCTTTGGCACGTGGCGCGCGACCGACATTGCCGCGGCGTGGGCGCGCACGTGCCACGGCGGGCGCTGTGCTGGCGGTGGCGGTGGTCACCCGGCCGAGGTCGATGCCGTGGCGCCCTACGTGGCCAGCGTCATTCCACCCTACAGCCGCGGACGCTAAAAAAAAGAGGTGGCAGCCCTCGCGGCCGTTGCCTTTTCCATCCACCAGCGGCATTGCCGACCGCACGTGGGCGCGTCTTCGACAAAAGGAGGGAGAAAATCCAGTACAACCGACGGCCCCCAATGTCGACAGCGACGAGCCGCCCTGCCCCATCGGCGGTCCACCTGTTTCACTTTTTTTCTCTCTTGTTCCTCCAAAAAGAAGGTAAATTGTTTTCAGAAAAAAATGCGTTGGCACCAGTGCCCTGTGTGGGATCGAGGAGAATCGGTTAGCCCGAGCACAGCCGTCGGCACGGGTTGCGCGAAAAAGGCTTGTGATCTCGTGTTCCTTTTGTTTTTGTTGCGCACTGGCGGCGGCCACTGCCGAGGGGACCACGAAAGCAGGTCGCCCCGTATTCCCCCAGACTCTTTGCGCACACGCCCGTCGCCCGCCAATGGAAAAAAAGAGAAGACAAAAACGAGTAAAGAAAAGGAGAGCGCTCACGAGCAGCAGAGGCGCGACAACAGCCACACAGGCAAAAGCCTGCAAGGGCAAAATCGATCGGCCGGTGGCCCTCAAAGATTTTTTGTTGGCGCCTTGTTTCCTGCTGCCGCAGTTGTGGGCCAGTGCCGCTGCCGCCGAGCACAAGCGCCCCCCTCCCACCCATCCAAAAAAAAGGAAAATACTGGGCGAATTGTGACAAAGAAAAAGTAAAGAAAAATGACCACCCGACGGCCGGTCGGGCGATCGCGAAAAACAAGGGGGCCCAAAAGGAAAAAGAACCAAAAAGGCCTCGATGCCGGTCTACCGACGCCTTTAGTGGCAGCGGGAGCCAGATGTGTTTGCGCGTGGATATATCCTGGTTTTTTGCGACATTTGGCGCCGGGGGTCGGGTTGGCGCGCGCGCGGCGCCCCGTCCTTGTCGCGCCGCAATTCTTGGGGTCCACGACCAAACTTGCATCGATTGCGCACCGCCGTCTTCCGTTTCTTTTTTGTTCTCACCTCTTCTTTCGACCTTGCGCACGCGATTGGCTCGCGCATTGCGCGCTTTCGCCATTTTCCTTTTTTTTTGCTCATTTTATTTCTCTTTTTTTTCCTGTTTTGGGCCGGCGCTGGCGCGGTGGGAGGGTGCGCCGGCTTCTCACGCGCGCAAAGAGAGAGCAGCCTCGAAAAAAAAATCTTGCGCCTTGAGGTGGCGGCCGAATTTGGGCGCGCTCTGCGCATTCCTGTAGACTCGAAAGCCTGTCGGCGACCAGGTCTCGTGCACGACCGTCTCTTGGTCGACACGAAAAAAAAAGGCGAGACCAGTGCGTCACCAGCAAGCCATAGACGACGCTTGTTCTTTCTCTCCCCCTTTGTGCACCCAATGCACCCTCGGCTGCCGCCGGGCAGGGTCGACCCAGCAAGGCCGCGGCCCGCGACACTGCTTTCTCTGGCCTTTAGAAAAAAAACAAGGAAAAGGAGGAGGCGACGCCCGGTGGCCGCTCGCGCAAAGGTGGCGAGCAAATTGCCGGGGGACGGGCAAATTGCCAGCGCGCCCGTGGCGCTGATGTCGCAAGCAAAAAACGTCTACGAATCGAGTAAAATACCCACGCAAAAGAGCAGGTTTTGGCACAGTATGCGCAAAAAACAAGAGCGCCAAAAGGGCGCGCCTTTGGTTTGCGATTGGTTGCGTCAACGAGGTGCCGCCGCCCTATAGGGTGGTGATGGTACCTCGTGGTCGGTGTTTTGTCTTTTTTTTTTCTTGGTTTGTATCCCCACGGCCGCGGCTGACCCATCGATACTCGTCCTTTCGATCCATGGAGCGACTCGACTTGCCTCTCTGTCCTATGCCCAGACACGACGTGATCGTCGCCCGAGACCCTTTGGCGACCGCACACTCGCAACTGGCAGAACCGCCGACGACGAATGTGTCGCGCAAGCGCCGCGCGCTCGTCCAGAGCCAGCCCACGCAAGGGCATGTTTGCCAGCGCGCAGACGATACACCGCCTCGGCCGGCGGGCCTTTGTGAGGACCAGCACGAGGCGGCTGCCGCTTCGGCGACACCGCCAACACATGCCGATCGCCGGCTGGCGGCCACGTGCCCGGTGCCTGTGCGCTGTCGCCCGTCGCGCCGCATACACCCGATGGCGCGCATCGTCCAGAACGCGACGCAGTATGTGTGTGTCGGCGGCCGTCAGTTGGCCGTCGTCGACGTGGCCATTGCCCTCGTCATTCAGGCTGTCCAGGGCAAGCCGGGGTCGTGCGACACCCTGCTCGCGCAGTCGTGGTCGCTCCAGGACAGCGCCCTCGCAGTTCACGGCATGTGCGCCCACCCCGGATCTATTGTCGTCCTGACGACGGCAGTGACACTGCCGGTATCGGCACCGCCGCCCTTTACCGCTGCGACGCCTCGTCGCTTGTCGGATCGTGCGCCACTTGCCTACACGGCGGTGGGCCTCTTTTGGCTCTTTGGCGTTCTGCGCACGCACGGCGACCCGCGCCTCTATGACGCCATGACCGCCATCCTCCGCAGCGGCGTCCTCGACGACATTGGCGCGCGTCTGGAACTCGCGCCCGTATCTGCACGCGTGTCTTTTTCGTGCGTGCGCGCAGCCGCCAACGTGGCTGTCGTCCTCATCGACGACCGGTGCGACCTCACCGCGCCCGTCGCCTTTGCCGCCTCTCCTGGCAACGTCAGAGACCACACTGACGGGGACAAATGCACCGATGTAGGCGTGACGACGTCAGGCGGCGGTATCAACAACAGGCACAACGACGACCCCAGCAACAACAACAACAACAACAACAACAACCCCGGCGTGATCTCGGTGGCGGCAGCCGCCATGCGCAATGAATCCCGCGGCGCCGACCCATGGGTGATCATGGGCCAGGGCGATCGCCGGCGCGTTGTTCGTGCCGACTCGCGCGAAGCGTGCGCCCTATTGGTGGCGACCGGTGCGTGTCTGGCGCGCCGCGGCGTCGCCGCCCGCATCATGGTGGATGCCACATTGGGGCCGCGCGTCGACGACACCCGCTTTCGCCACCACGTCGAGGCCGCCTTTGGCTTTGTCGCGGCCTAACCGACTGTGTGTTGTTGGTCTCTCTCTCTCTCTCTCTCTCTCTCTCTCTCTCTCTCTCTCTCTCTCGTCTGCCCGCTATTTTCTTGCATCGTCTGTGTATTTTTTACGCTGTCCATCGACGGCAACAACAAAATGTATATTTGTTTTCCGACTCGCGCGCTCTCTCTCTCTCTCTCTTTTTTTCCCGCAGGCTGCGCGCCCGTAGCGCCAGCAAAAGCATTGCCTTGCGGGCGACGAGTCATGCGGCCGCCGTGGCCACGTGGACGATGCCCTCGTCGTGTGGACTTTTTCCCTTGTCCTGCAGTGGCGCCGCCAAGATGCCTGCGGCGAATCCGACGACGACGCCCGAGAGGAGCAGCCCGGCCGAGGTCGCCTCAATCTCGGGACACGGCCGGCAATCGATCGGCTCGGCCCGGACGGCCATCGCCCGCATCACCAACGCCAGCCACGTGCCTGCCCCTAGGACGGCCGCGCCCGCCGCGAGCGCGCACACCAACACCAACCCAGCCGACCACGGACGAGGACGCACGGCGTCGAGGGACCGCATGTTGTCTTTCCGTCTCCCTTTTTCCCCCCTCTCGTGTCGTGTGTTTACCACATACGACGACATCTAAAAGAAAAAAAAAGAGGGGCACATTTTTGCTCGCGGTGTGCGGGCGTGTTTTGGGAGGCCGCGGCACGTGCCTTTTGCACCGCGCGATGTGAGTGCGGTGCAGATTGTGCCGTGGGCGACGCTCTAGGACGCCAAAGGGACCTCGCGGCGACGCGACACAATTTTGTTGTCAGACGGGTACGGGGGAGGTCACAGCGCGATTCGGTGGACATCAGCGCCAAAAAAAGGGGGCAAACCAAAAAGGCATCGACCATGCCCGACGCAACATCCCGTCTCCCAATGGACCCATCCGCCATTGGTTGCTGCCGCCTCTTATGTCTGGTCGAGTGCGCACCTCTGTTGCCGTGTGTCCAGGACCTTTTTTTTTTGAAGTCGCTCGTTGTTGTCGCAATCAGACCAAAGGACGAGAGAGGGTGATGGACGACCGCGGGCAACACACGGTCGACGACACGGCGCCGAGTACGCACGCCAACCGCGAGATCGATCTAGATCGATTCGACCCAGGTCTAATGAGATGGGACTCCAACGTGGTGATCACCGGAGGACCACGCAGCGGCAAGACGACCATGCTCGGCGCCGTCATGCGCGAAATGATCCCCTACGCCGACTTTGTCATTGCCATCAGCCCGTGCGCAGACTCGCGCGCCGTGTTTGCCAAGGCGCTCCCGCCCTCTGTCGTCTTTGACCGCGACGACCCAGATATCATTGCGCGCGCGATCCAGGCGGTGCGCGCGATCCAGGCGGTGCGCGCGATCCAGGCGGTGCGCGCGATGCAAAGCGCGCGCTCGCGCATCCTGTTTGTGATCGACGGTCTCGCGGCCGACAGTCGCGTCTTTCGCGACGCTCGCGTGTGCGACGCGCTTATGAATGCGGCGTGTATCCCCGCGTGTTTTCTCATTGCTATCGGCTCGCCCTGGGAAGGCATGCCCAGGGTGCCATGGATCGCCAGTCACTATGTGATGGCTCTCGCCGGCATCCCTATCGACGCGCTGCACGCCGGCATGCGCAGGCGGCCCGCCGATCGCGATGCCTTTCGAGACATCTTTACTGCGTGCACCGAGAACCGTCGGTGCCTCGTCATCGACCAGAGGCCGAGGACCAACGACCGTCTTACCTGGTACGACGCGACCGATGCTGGTTGACGCCCCGCGGCCGGCCCGGTGAGGAGTGGCTCAGCCGCTTCGTGGTCGATTCGATCTCTGGCGGCGATCGAACCCGCCATCACCATCCTGCAAGCCCTAAATAAATTGTGCGCAAAGGATGCGCGGCCGGTCGCTTTCAGGATCACGTTCGCACTTTGTGTTTGAGCGCATTTTTGTGCGCAATTCATTTTAGGATTCTGAAAACACTGTTGGCGAACTCGATCCCCGTCGCAGTCGACCCGGCCATCCGGCCTAAAATGTGCGGCTGGTGCCAAGGCGCGAGCCATCGGGCCAGCATCGCTCGCGGCCGACACAAGAGCGCCAGGCCCCACAGACCAAGACAAGCACCCAAATCGACGATTGACCAGAGAGAAAAAGGGAGCCAATCGGCGCAAATGACAAGGACAAAAGGAGGCGCGCGCCGATTCCGACGCGGGGTGCTCGTGCTTCTTTTTTTTTCCGACTTGCGTACGCAGTCTCTCGGCCTCGGCCAAAAGTACGCGACAGGCGGGACAAAAGAAAGTGGGCAAGAACGAATTTGTTTTTTCCTCGTCAAACAAGAGAATGAGCATGTGCGCAGCGCGCGCAAAAAGGCCCAAATCCGCTGGACCTAATGGGTGAGATCGGCGAGGTGGGCCGAGACGAGCGCGCTAAAAGAATCATACTGGCGGCGCTCCTTGGTTTGTTGTTGTTGGCGGCGGTCGGCACCGGGCGCCGAAGCAGCGCCGCAATCCGCGCCGTCGGCCTCGTTGACATAAAAGCCGTTAAAGGTGATGCCGCTGTCGTAGGGGCCGTCGATGAGCACCGACGACATTTGGTCGCCAATCACCGGCAGGGTGCGCTTGCACGCAACAGGCGACGGGTACGGGTTGGCCAGGTCGTTGCCATAGACACCGTAGCCGTCCTTGAGGACGCCAATCTGCACGAGGATGGACGCGCTGTCGAGGTAGAACCGTTCATAGGTCATCTTGTTGTTGTCGTCAAACCCGAGGGCAAGCACCATGGCGACCGACACCGGGCGGTTGGTGGGCGGGTAGGGCACGAGCCAAAAGTTGACCGTATGGGTAAACTGTGTGACGTATTCGTAGATGATGGTCGACGTGCCGATGGTGGTTGTCACCGGCACATAGACCAGGTCGGCCGGTTGCCCGCCGTTGAGGATCTTGGAGTACATGTGATGGATGCTCTGGTCCAACGTCGGCGGCGCCGTGTTGACCCCACCCATCAGGGTGTGGCCATAGACCTCGTAGGCGTCTGCGCTCATCGTGTCGAGCAGCGGGCCCCACTGGCCCGTCTCTTCGTAACCCAAATGGGTGAGAGCGAGCGTGAGCAAACACGCGTCGGCTAGGGTCTTGTTGGCGGCGCTGCTGCACGGCACCGGCAGCGGCGTCGGGCTCTGCGCGGTAGTGCCCGTCGCGGTCCACGCCACGATCATCACTACGGCGCACAGCAAGTAAAGGGCCGAGACGATAAAGGGTCGGGTCATCTTGCAGAGACTCGCTCAGTCGGGTGGTTGGACGGAAAGGCTGGCTTGGGGGAGTTGCAACCAAGAAGACCACCGCCAGCGCATTTTATGGAGCGCTGTGAGGCGGCCCATTGGTTACATACATTGCATTCAATCGCCAGGCGGCGCAGCGCGCCCGCCAATGTCCTCTCTTTTTTTTGGCCACGCAAAAGGTTGAAATTCCATAAAGGAAAAGCGCACAGTCGACCGCGCCATCTTTCGCGTCGCAGGCGCGCATGATCCAAATTGTGCTCTTTGTTTTTTTCCTTTTCATACTATGCCGGCTCTTGTCTCTGTCCGGCGCCGGCGCGGCGGCAAAAAATGTCGGTGGGCGAGGCAAACGGGCGGACCGCCCCCGCCCGCCTCTTCAAAGCAGCGCGGTCCCGCCGGCATATGTAGTGGGAGACGGGAGAAAAAAGGCGATATAAAAAGAGCCATGTCAGTTGTTGCCGCACAACAACCGCAACCGCCATCGCGTCTAGGCAACAACCACGCGCGCGCACTCGACCATGAACACCGCGTCCCCCTCATCGTCGCCCATAGCCTCGCCGCTGCCGGCCACGCGTATCCCGCGCGACATTGTGTCCCTGTTTGCGGCGTGTGCCAACCCAAACCTCGTCAATCTCGACGCCGACCCCAAGCCCGTGCCGGCCGATGCGCCCATGCCCGACGAGACCCCGCGCCGAGACGCCGACGTGTCGACCGACCTCCGTGTCGCGCCCGAGTCGTCGTCTGCTGCGGCTGTTTTGCCTACGCCCGTCGACCCTCTGGCGCACATGCTCATCACGCAGGCCAAGGCCATGGACGACGGGGCCAAGAGACTCTTGGCGCTGGCCGGTTCGCGCATCAGCGCCGCCGAGTTTGAGCAGGCGCGCGCCGCGCTGGGCTGGCCTGCCACAGTGGTCGCCGAGACGCCGCGGCCGTCGGCCCCCACAGCCAGCGTGTCCCGCACGGTCAGTGTTGGCGCCGATCCCAACAATGTCGAATTGCGCAAGTTTGACCGTGCCGCCCACAAGAGGGGGCGCATCAACCTCGTCGTCGGCAAGCGCGGCACGGGCAAGTCGGTGCTCCTCAAGGACCTCTTGTGCTCTGGCGGCAATCAGTGGGACGTCGTCGTCGGCATGAGCCCCACGCCCGAATCGCAGGACATGCTCCGCGAGATGTTTCCGACGTCGTGCGTACACGACGGGTACGACGGCGCGGTCCTTGAGAGGGTCGTGTCGACGGCACGCACGCTCAATCACCTCGGGTTCCGGCCGCGCGTCCTCTTGGTGCTCGACGACTGCATGTTTGATCACAAAATATTGAGGTCGACCGTGATGCGCGACCTCCACATGAACGGGCGCTGTCTCGGCATCGATGTCTACAACGTCGTCCAGTACGTGATGGACGTGCCCAAGGCCGTTCGCTCGCAGATCGACTATGTATTTGCCCTGTGCGAGCCGCAGCGCGCCTACCGCGAGAGCCTCTACAGAAACTTTTTCGGCATCTTCCCGACCTACGAGGAGTTTTCGGCGGCCTTTCACGCGTGTACGGAAAACTTTGGCTGCATCGTCGTCGACTCGACGGCGCGGACCAACGCCGTCGAGGACTCGGTCTTTTGGTACCGGAGCGCGCCCAACCCGCCCGCCGTCCTGTTGGGCTCGTGCGCCCAGTGGCGCCTCCACCACATGTTTTACAAGGACCCCAAGCACGCCATGGAGGCCGCCCTCGGCGATCCGATCCCAGCGTTGACCCGCCTGCGCCTCGTCGACTAGGGTCGTTGCCTCGTCCGACAGGGCGCCGGCGTGCCCGGTACCCTTTCACCTTTTCGCGCTATGTGCGCGTTGGCGCCTTTCTTTGGTGCCGCCTGGTGCCTTTCACATGTCGACAAAGATAAAGACCCCCAAAAAACCAAAAGCGCCACATGGCCAAGAAACCGGCCGTTTTTCCCTTTTTTCCTCGTCTTTTTTCTTTGCAACTATTTAACAGAAAAAGGAAACAACAGAAAAAAGATGGGGGAGACAGCGCGCCGCGCGAGTCGTTGGTTGGTTTGTTCGTCGCCGGCTTTCTTGGACTCATGCCACATCTTTTTTTCCCACCAGCAGCGCGGCAGCCTCGACAGAGGTCGCATCCGCTTTTTTGGCCGGGCGTATTTTTTGGGTTTGCGCGTTGTTGGCCCTGGAAAGGCGCACTTTTTTTGCCGCGCGATCGATTGGTCGACGTGGCGACCCAAATCAGTGTACTCGAAAAAGGCAAGGCGACACACATACCCCCAAGAGACACGCACGCGCCGCCCCTTGCACTCGCAGACCGAAAGGAGGAAGGTCTTGTTTATTTTCGTGCGTGTTTTTTTCTTTTCGTCTTGTTGGGGTCGGCCGCAAAGGCGACGCCGCCACGCGACACCAAAAAAACCAAGCGCACCGGATCGGTGTACACATTGTCGAGGAGAAACATTGTGCGAGGGTCCTGGCCGATGGAAGAGCCCGCAACGACCGCGCCGGCCCTGCTGGCCGCCGACGCCCTTCCCGAGGGTCTCGTCGCTGACACGCCTGCCGACGGACGCGCCGCCTCTTACGTGGCGCGTCTAGAGGCGGCCTGCCGCGCATGGAGCACAAATGCCGACGGCGATCAAAGTGCCGAAATTGCCTCTGACCCACTTCTCGCACGCCTCGACGAGCGGGCATTCTTTGACGACTGGGGCGACGGAGAGGGGTGGGACGGCTGCGCCTTTGCCGAAACACACGCGACCATGTGGGAGGCGATTGACGCCGATCCGTGGGCGTCGTCGGCGATCAAGTACGCTCTGGCATCGTCTGGCACGCAACCGCAATGGCCGCCCACCATCGAAGACGCCCTGGGCGTGTACACGAGTCTCGTCGGCACACCCGAGGCACACTTTGCCGCGCAGGAGATCATTGGGCAAGAGGCCACCCGCGCACAGGGCCTGGTCAGGCTTGTGCGCAACATCGGCGGCCTGTATCGCCGTCGCACAGAGAGTCGCATGGCGGCCTATGCGCGACGCACGGAAATGAACGCCCAGGGCAGTCCGACGCTGCGCGCCATCATGGGCGATTGGCCGCGCGCGGCTGATCCGCGGTGCGACCCCCATAACGGTGGAGACAGCGCGCTCTACCTGGTATTGGCCGAGCGTGGGTCGCAGGGCGCCACCGTACATCTGGTGGCCGTCACGGACGGCGGCGCCGAGGCGCGCGTGCTCGGGTCAATGGCGCCCGATCGCGATTTTGGCGGCGATCTCGACGCGTTGCCGCCGCAGGCGCGGCCCTATGCGGCCTTTGTGCCGTGGATACTCGACGGCGCCGGTCTGCCCGACGACGAGATCGATGTCGGGGTCGGCGATGCCGTGCTCGCTGTGCGCGCTATCATGCGTCCCTTGTCGTCGTGGGCCGAACTGCCGCCGGCCGTGCTCGACGCCGTGCGCCGGTGGTCGCCCGGTCGCATCATGCGACTCGACGGCCGCTCCAAGACCTGGGCGGCCTGGCTCGACGCGTGCTCACTGGCGCTCTTGTTGTCGCAAATGGCCGGCGCCGACGCGGGCGCCACCGCCATCCAACTCTACCGGTCCGACGTGCGGCCGTCGCCCGACCCGTTTGCGCCCATCACGCAGGTTGGGACCCTCGCGCGTCTCGCCAGCGATGCCGCTGCGCGCGCCACCCACGCCCGCTTTGACCCGACGGGGTTGCCCATGGAACTGGCCGAACCCCTGGCCTTTGACATGTGGCGACGTACGTGCGCGCCGCCGACGGCCGAGCGCGGTCCCGACGGATGGCTCGTCGGCGCCGACCGCCTCCTGGACGTCGCCTCGCTGTGGGGCGTCGATCCCACGCCGGCCGAGCGCGCCCGGCCCGACCTCTTGTGCGCGTCCCTGGCGCCTACGGCTGTGGCGCGCGGCGCCCGTGTACTGCGCGGCCGACCGACGCTGCCCTTGCCCGACCGCGTCGCGCCGTTGTTTGGCCCGGTCATCCTGGACGAGGTGGAGCGCGGCGCGTGGAGCCGCGCCTGCGAGGGCATCGCCGACCCCGACCCTGCACTCGCCCCCACGGTAGACGGCGTCAGGTACGCCGTCTTTGGCGCCTACCGGGACATCGTCGGCGGCGACACGGACGAAGAGGAGGAGCAACTCGTGCACCGTTGGGCGGACGTGCGCGATCGCGCCCTCGACATTGTACGCCAGGCGCACGCCTATGTCCAGGCCCACGCCGACGTTGCCGGACCGTCGTTGTCGGACAAGGCCCACCTGGCGCTGCTGGCCCTGCGCCACGGCCTGCCCATCAGCGCCGGCGATTTGGTGACCTTTGACGCCGCGTGCGCCGCCCTGGCGCCCCTGGCCGTCCTCTGGCCCTAGTGGTTCTGTTGCCGTGGTTTTTTCTTGCTCGCAAAAAAGTTTAGCGCCGCGCTTCGGGCCTGTCGGTTTGCACGCGCGCGCGATGGTCGCCGAGTTTTTGGCGGGCCGCTGCCGCTCCCCGCCGCAAGACATGACAAAAGAATCCGAAAGAAAAAAATCATAGCCAAGGGTGCCACAAGAAAATCTCATGTTTTTTGTGTTGAGAAATCCGAGGTGTTTTTCTTTTTTGCGCGTGCCGTCGACGATCTGCCCGGCGCCGATCAAGCGAGATCTCTAAAGAAATGGAAAAAAAACGGACCCCAAGATCGAATTTATTTATCGTGTTGGGGCACTTTTTGGCTGGCGGCGCCTGCGAGGCTGTGCGGTCGCGCGCCCGCCGCCGACCCAAAAGGTGGCGCGCTCGGCGGTATCGGGCGGCTGCCATGGGAAACCTGCCGGTCGCCCCGATCTATTTTTTGCTTCCTAATCGTCCAATCGCGTGTCATATTACGGTATCCCAACAGACAACAAGAGCATCGTGATTCGTGCGTGTGTTTGGCCGTTGTCGCGTGCTTGCAAGGCGTTCTTGATGGATCGCTCCTGTCTTTTTTTTTCTTTTACTCACCGCCCCTCTCTCTTGTTCGCACACCACACACCTCTATCACCCACCTCGATCGTCTGCCGTTGGACCCTCCCTCTGTGCTTTTTCGCCGTCTTGTGCTCGTCGATTCCGCCGTCAACCTTTTGCCTGCACCCATTTATTGCTGCGTCACCGTCATCAAAGCCGCCAACATGAGCGCCAACAAAAACGCCCCGATCGCCATCCTTTTGTGCCTGGCCGTGTGCCTCGCGATGGCAACAGCCGCTGACAACGTGCCTGCCGGTCGTCCATGCCGGCCCAGACCGGGTGCGGGCCTGGGCAGCGCCGCGGCGCCCTATGATGTCTCGTGCCCGCGCTACTATTACACGCGCGCCGGCCTCGAAAGGGCCGAGCCCTTCAAGGGCACCAACCTCGGCTGGTTCAACTGCACGGGCTCGGCGTCGCTGCACGACGGCGTCACCGGCCAGCAGATCACCTCGTTTGACCTGCCGCCATTCAATCTGCAGACGCTCTACGACGTTGACTGTGGCTGCTGGAAGACGACCAACTCGCTGACGTCCTATGTCGTGCGCGAGTACGGCACCGGCATGCCGGGCCACTCGCAGCAGGGCAGTTGCTTCGAGTACGAGTTTGACCCCGTCGACGGCAGCGACCAGCCGCTCAGGACTGTGGCGCGTGCCACCAACGTCGGTCTCTTTCACCGCGACGTGGCCTATATGCACTCCGAGACGGGCGCGCTCGCCGGCCAGCAGACGATCGTCTTGAATGCGCGCGGCGACGAGATGGTGCTCTTGCGCCTCTACGACCCCGTCACCCGCGTGCCCGTCTTTGTCCAGAATGTCGTGTGCAGCAAGTTTGCCGCCCAGCCCTATGCCTAGTCGCCACACAAGACAAACCCTTTGCCGCTTTTTCGTATTTTTTATTGTGAATAAATAAAATAGGCCATGGCCCAATCGGCGCCTTGTGCGCGCTCGATCGACGGAGACTGAGCGCGCTTGTGGCTGCGCACACGACACACGCGCAGGTCTGCGCAAAAAAAAGAGGCGGACTGTCGACACTGCAAGGCCGCCGGCGCGTATGGGGTCGTCGGCGTGGCAATTTTCTTTGGATGCGAGAGCAAGCGCCTTTTTCATCTTTTTTTCCGATCATTTTATTCTGTTTTTCTTTTTTTTTCCGAGTTGAGGCGGTCGCCATTGCGTGATCGCCATCATTGCCACTGTCGTCGCGAGGGCGACCGCGCACAACCTAGATCTGTCCCTCCCATTCCATGGCATCCACGCTGGGCAGAATGCGCGACGAGCCGGCGGCCGCCGAGATGCCACCGCGCCGTTGCTCGTAAAAGTCCAAGAGGCGCTGGAGGACGGCGCGCGTTGGGGCGGGCCACGGAGGTCAAACTGGCCCGATTGTCTCAAGATTTCCTGCTGGCGCTCAAACATCAGCGCCGTGGGGCTCTCGGTCTCGCGTAGTTGCTGGCGCGCGAGGTCCATCTCGGACGCGGGACGTCCTCTGCTGCCGACGGCGGGCTGGCCGCGCTCGTCGGGACTATAGCCGGCCCGCAGCAGCGCCCTGGCGATCGGAAGCGCGTCAGAATCAAACAGCGCCACGGCGTCGGCGGCGCCCCGGTCCGGCGTGATCGCGAGACGGATTAAGATCCCTCTGCCGGTGCTCCCACGCTTGACCGCAAATTCGCGCAGGGCCGTGAGCGGATTTTCGTCCTCTGGAGCCAGTGGGAACGTGCGCGGATAGGTCTCGGTGAGAGCCGTCACGCCGCGGATGACCGGCGCCGCAGAGAACAATTCCCAGCCGCGATGGAGGAGCCCGTTGATGAGGGTCTCGACCGTGGGCTGCGGGCGCACACCGATCGACGCCAGGCGCGCGATGACTGCCGGCGCGCCATAGGCGGCGGCCACCGCCAGAGGCGTCCATCCTTCGGCCGTCGGAGGCGCGGTCCTAAGAAGCGCATAGGTATCCACTTCTTGAGGCGGCGAATCACGAAACCTTATGACGCCTTCTCGGTACGGATTCGACGGCGGCGGCGGCAGCGCTGCGACAGAGGTGATCACGGGCTGTCGCGGGTCGATCACGCCCGAGCCGATAATGTACTCGACCGTGTCGGCGTCGTCCTCGGCCGCCGCGAGCAGGAATTCTTTCAAACACGAATCGTAGTCATCGCACAGTTCGCGGGCAGTAACCTTGCTCTCTTGCTGGGCGGCCCCTTGTGCCACCTGACTCAGGTGGTGGGACGCCCGTGCTGCACGCGCAGTGGCAAAGGGCCCCGCCGATCTCAAGATCATCTCCAGGACCTCGGGCGGCAACATATCGACGCTCAGGTCGCCGGCATTCATTTCTGACGACGGGCCGTTCGTCTCTATGTGCGCTCGTGTCTCTTTTTCTGTTTTACCGTCAATGTCCCCCGAAACCGCGCGGCCGCCACACGACGGTTGGTCTTGGCTTTTTTTGTTTCCGCCTCCCGTCGCACGAGCGCGGCCCGATGTTGCCTCACCGCGACCAAAACACGCCCCACCTCTGCCACAAAAGTCGACGAGGCCCCCTTGGGTCGCCCCGTCTGGCGAGTCGATCTAGGGGCCCGCCCATTCGGCGCCTTTTGTGTTGTTGGGGGAAAAAAAGATTCACGCACCGATCGACAGCACCACGATCATGTGGTCGGCTCCTTTGCGCGCCCTGTTCCCGACGTCTTTTTCGTGTCTTGCGGGCCACCGGCGTATCTGTGGCAACATGCTGCCGGCCCACTCGACAAGAGACGAAAAAAAAGGCAACTGTATTTCCTTTTTTCGCGCACCCGGCATATATTTGGGCGTGGCCAATGGGATCGCGCAATTTTACAGTCTTGCCGCCGCCGCGCTGTATGGAAAAAAAAAGGGCACAACGGGCGCGCGGCCATTTCGGCCAGTGTCTGTTTTTTGTCTGCGCGCACATACATACACACGCACCCTTTTTTTCCGTAAATCGGCCGTGCTTGTTTGGATCGACTCTGCTCGTAATTGGCTCTTTTTTATAGTTTTCAAACACAAGAGCAAGAAAAAAAAAGAAAAAGGCACACCAAACCCGCGGCTGCCTTTTGGCTCTTGCGCTTCCTTTTCCTTTTTTTTCCCTCGTCGCGCCGCCTTTTGCTGAGCCGATACGCCGCAACCTTTTTGCTTCCCCCGCCCCCAATTTGGTCTCTGGCGGCACCTTTTCAATCATGCACCGACCCGGCCGCACATCGGCCCCATCACGACAGCAACACCGCAAGAGCGCACCCGGCACGACTGCCGCCGGTCGCACGCCGTCGGCGCCGTCGCGGCGCGACACGCCCTTTAAAAAAGGCCACCGCAACCGACATCGATCGACGCCGACGAGCGACGTCGAAAGCGCCTCACCCGACACATTGCGAGGTGCGCGGCCGCTGCCGGCACGCATCGAGGCCAGGCCAAGGAGGCCCTTTTCCGTGGGGGCCTTTCGTCATTTCCTGCGTAGCCTGCCGCCCACGGCGACCGTCGACCTGGCCGACGAGCCGCCCATCGTCGTCATGGACAATGCGAGGATGCGCGCCACGTGTGTCATGTTTGCCCGCGGTCCGACCGTTGTCGGGCGCCTCCTCGCGCGCCTCGGCATTCCCGGTCCGTTTGACAATCTGCCGGCTGTGCCCGTGCGCGCGTCGGCGCCTCTAGTTGGCGGCGCCTGTGCCCCGGAAATGGGCGTGCGTCTGTGCCATCCAAAGCGCGAGCGCGTCGCGCATTGGGACGCGGCACGGCCCGTGCCCACCATCTACGAACTGTGCTGCGAGACCATACTCGATCGGGCGCGCACCGCCTACCGAGAATCGGGTGCCCTCGGCGCCGTCGGCGCGGTGGCCGACGTGTCATCAGTGCTCGCCTCTGCTGCGCCCGTCGACGTGGCCCTGTACGCGTGCGGTGCCACGTTGGTGACGCATGACGTCGCTCTGGGCGCGCTCGCCCTGGGCGAATCTCAATCAGACGTTGATGCCGCCTATGCGTGCACCGCGCGAACCGTCACGCCGCACGGCTCGGTCGGCATCTATGAACGCCGGCCTCGGTAATTGTGCGTGTGCGCTCCACTTGTCCCTCTTCTTCCTGGCATGCCTTTTTGCGCGGCGCCATCTCGCCGAGGGCGTTGGCGCCGTGCCTCGGATGCGCGGGCAGTCCCCGTCGTGTTTGGCGAGATCGCAGGCAAGAGGCGACAGGGGGAGGGGAAGAAAGGCCGACACAAACAAGCAGGACCGACTGCCGACGCGCCCCGCATTGCCCCTGCATATCATTTGCGTGTACAGAAAATTTTGAAAAAGAAAAACAACGCCCATTTGATGCGTCAGTGGCGATGGCCTCCCACAGTTGCTCCCTCGACCCTGCATCCTCGCGACTATTCTTTTTTTGTTTGAACAGACTTTATTGCCAGAGGCTCGGGCGGCTTGTCGGCGCAAGCAACAAAAGGCGCCAAGGACGCCGACAGAGGCATCAGAGCGCGAGCGACTTGGCGGGGGGAGGCGTATCAAGGACTCGCGGAAAACTGGCCTTGTGAGCGCCAGGAGCCGACTTGGCAGACAACAGATTGAAAATGTCCCGACTTTTGATGGGACAAGAGCGGCTTTGGTCCTCAAACATTTTTAATGATTTTTTGGGGCGGTAACCGGCCAAAAGACCGTGGCGTTCGCACTAGGGTAGCCGGCCGCCGCACGGCACAAAGAAGGCCAAAACGCACTCACAAAGAGGGAGGACAAACCGACGCCTACCAACGCGCGCGCGGGTCTCGTCGCATTCGACGGCGTTGCTGACGCTGGCGCTGGCGGGCGGTCTCGTAGGGGCTGTCGTCGTCATCGTCGAGCACGTTGTCGACGACGTCGTGATCATGGTCAAAGAAAAACCGATGCTCCTTGGCGTCGAGGAGATGAGCCCAGGCTTTGCCCGATTCGGCGTGGTTTCGTTCTGCGATGCGTTCGTACATGCCGCCGTGATCCTCGGCGGACCTTTTCGCGTTGTCGCTCCATATCTGGTACATGGCCGCGGTGTAGATGTGGATGGCCCACTCGACCCAGTCGGTGGCAAACCGGGCCTCTTGGAGACGCAGCGGGTGCTCTCGCCAGCGCGCAATGAGCGCGGCCACGCTGCGATCGCCACAGTGCCAGGCGATTGCCACCGGCAGCCGACGAATGCGCGCGACTGCGACGGCGCCCCACATGGGGTTGGTTGCGTCGCAGCAGACCATGAGCGTAGCCTGATCAGTGTCGTGAGTTTGCATGAGGGCGCGCGTGCGACGGCGCCTCAGCGGCATCCATCCGCGGATCGACCCAATTCCGCCCAGTACGCCACCGTGTCCATAGGCCACAGTCGCGCCCCCACGAGACCAGCGCGCCAATTTGTGAAAGAGGAGCGGGTCGAGCAAATGGGCGACACCCGCAGGGACGACAAAGTCGGCGCCGGCGACAGGGTCGGCGAGGACAAAGTCGGCCATGTGGAGGTCGCGTCGACGCTCGGTCCACACGTGCCGGCGGTCCAGGTCAATCTCGTAAACCGCACGAAAGCGATGGGGCAAACCAGCCTGCCCTCTTGCGTCCTGGTCGTCGGCGTGGTCGGTCGCAATCCGTGCCCTGTGACCGCACACATCACACAGCCACGTGCTACAAGGACCCCCGTGGTACTCGGATGTTCCATAAGCACGCCACCTGATGTGCGGCACCACGTCGATCTGGCCATCGCGCTCTCGGTTGTCTTTGTCATTGACGTGCCCGGCACCGTCATCATCGACCGTGCCCGCAACGTCTTTGCCCTTGTCGTCGTCGTCGTCATCGTGAACCATCATACCGTCGTCGCTCTCGCCGGCGCTGTCATAGTCGCTGTCGTCGTCGTCGTCGCTGGTGTCGCTCGTATACCTGTAAAGGCCGGCTGCGGAGCAAAAGACCCGCGGTCAGAATCGCCCGAGCGAGAGAGCCAGAGGGATGGACGAAAAGACCCTCTGTCGATCCCATTCTTTTGTCTTTTGCCGCTGGGGGTTGGCGCACTCGACCGCCTCTTTGTTGCGGGCGCACCGAGAGCAAACAAACAAAAAAAAAGAAAAAGGATTGAGGGCGCGGCTGGGCCACACATTGCCCGAGAAATTCGGCGCGCGGCATACGGCTCCCCCATCTTTACGCCCAACATGGGTTGGGGCGGGGGGGGGGGGGAAATGATAACAAGGGCACATTTCTTGGCGGGAAGGCGCCGATCGAATGATTCGATCGCGGCACGGAAAGAGCGACGGCCAGCAAATTGCGACAGGCGGCGGTGGAGGAGGTACCTCCAAGGCAGCGGCAAGTCATGGCGGCAAAGCGGCCGTCGCAGACGGCACTCTTTCGTTCCCACCTCGTGACAAAGGCGTCCACGCTGGCGTGCGTGGCCCTGCACGCGTCGTCCACGCGCGCCCACGCGCACTCGCGCAGCGCGCCACAGACCCTGGTGAGCGCCGCCAAGTCGTCGGCACGGCAGTATCTGACGATGAGCGCCCACAGTTCGACCGGCAGGCCCGCCAGCACGGTCCTCTGCGACGCAAATGGGGATCGCGGTTGGTCCCGGTGCGCATGCTTTTCCATTTTTTTTTTCGTCCTCGTCTTCCCAGGTGTCTCTTTTAAAACAATATATTTTGCCTGGCGGACAGAGGTGTGAATGTCGCCCTTTGTGCTCGGTGTCCTCTCTGGCTATATCCTTTTGGGGAACCGTGAAACACTGCGACCCGCATGACTGTCCAATGGCCCGTGGGCGACTATAGACAACTGTTTTCAGCCAGTTGTTTGATTCTTTTGATTAAAAAAGTATTGTCGGTTTTCTAAAGGATATTCTCTTCCCGTGACCACCACTTTGGCAATTTGGCTGCTGCCGCATTATTCATCGCTGCACATCGGCGCCCCCCTGCGCAAGCGCGCAAGGGAATCGCCGTGTCGCTCTCGGGGCCGCAAGCCGACAACCCAAGGACGTGCGTCATTAGGGCCACCGGGACCTCAAAAAAAATAACCAGACACGCAAACAAAAACGGTAGGTCGATGGTCGAAAATACGTGGTTACGGGAATAGTTGGCGTCCTGTGTGGGCAGCCAGAAAGAAAGCGCGCCACTTTTTTTATTTCTTTTCGCCTAGGATGGGCCAAAGCGCGAGTCGCTGGCCATCATGCGCTCGATGCGCTGGGGCTTGGTGAGACTTGAGCAGGCGTTCAAAGAGCACGTCCGTGCGCTCCATGGCGTCGATCCACGACAGCATGCCGCGCAGATTGTCCTGCACATCGGCAACGTGCGCAAAGATCCAGCGAGCGTCGGCAAGGTCTTGACCGTCGTCCTCAAGACCCAAAATACTGTGGGCGAGATCGAGCGCGCGCACAGGCACAATGCCCTCGGGCAGCGCCGACTTGGCGTGTGCGACGCCGCGCTCCCTGTGGGCGCACAGGTCGACGAGCGCCCTGAGCACGGTACCCATACGGTCGATGCGGTCGGCCGTCCACGTCGTCGAGGGTCCGGGCCCGGCGCCGAGGGCCGCCGCGACGGTCGCCAGCCAGGACCATGACCAGAGCGAGTGCGCTTTGCAACCGCACCAGATGCGCCCGCCGCGTCGTCGCTAGTCGCCGTGACGATAAGCGACGAATGCGGCGGCCACGGCATCGGCCACCTCTTGGCGCGTCCAAGTCCATCGGCGCCCTTTTGGCGCCGTGATCAGCAGGCGGCCGCCCGATTGCGCCTCTAGTCGCGTGGGAACGGCCGTGCCGGGGAGCGACGCCACGACGATGGAAAAGGTGGACTCGGTGTCGATGAGCGCCATGGCCTCTGACGCGAGACGACGATTGTGTACGTATTCGAGCCGGAGGAGATCGCCCATGTCCACCGTCCCCGTGTTTGGGTCCACGCAGCCCAAGACTGCCTCGCGCACCCCGCCAAAGTCGATCCACCCCGCATTTCGATCGATGGCGTACTGGTTGGTCGCGAAGCCGGTCGACGCCGATTGAGTCCCGCCCATTGTCCGTCGGGGTTTCTCCTCTTGTGCGTCGTCTGTGCGCAAAATGGCGACACGCATGCGCCCCTCTCTATCGTCGCCCCTTTTTTTTCGGGTGGGATGCCGCACGGACAGAGAGGTACAACCCTCCTCCTCTTTTTTTTCTTTTTTTTTACGGGACGCCGTTGCCGGACCGGCAGCCCGACGATTGGTTTTGTGTGTGCGCAGCAATTCCCTGCCATGGGGCAGCCAGCGGCAAAAAACCGATCCCTGTCGGCTGCCCTGCGGCATCATACATCGCCATCCTACGCCATCGGCGCAATCTCTACAAAAAGAGAGAAAAAACCAAATGACGGCAATGGCGCTGCGCGTCCGTGTTTTTTTGTGCACAACCATGGCGACGGCTCGGTCCGGGGCCTCTCGGCTTTTGGTTTTGGGCGAGGCCTCTCGGCGCCGCCGCACGAGCCACTCGCCATTTTTTGTTTTCTTTCCTGCATTTATTTTTTAATGGACAACAAATAAACAAAAAACTGCCGTCTGGCTCGGCGTGTATTGTGTGCGTGCGCTTTGTTTTTTCTTCTGTTAAAAAAACCGCCGCTGCGCAGCGAGCAAAGACAACAAGAAAAAAAGTTGAAAAAAAAAGAACCGGAAAAAGAGCATCAATCGGGAGCAACGCTGGCGTCGGGAAGAGGGGCGCGTCCTAAAAGGTGCATGGCGACGGCGTCGGTCCTTTCGAGAGCCTGCATCCATGCCAGCATGCCGCGCAGGTTCTGCTCCAGCCCGGCAGCGCGCCGCCACACTTGGTCGACCAAACTGCCTCGATGCGTCTCGCGCGCCACATCCAATAATCGGCGACCGGCGGGACACGCAGACGCCGCACTCGCATCTACCCATCCAGTCCATCGACCGGTGCTGGGCACGCTATTGCGCCGCGCGCACACGTCAACGAAAAACGTCAGCAAGGGGCCCATGCGCAGAATGCAGTCGGCCGTCCACGGTTCCGACGACGGATGCGACGACAATGCCCGTACGACCGTCGGGAGCCACATCGTGCCCGCCAACTCGTCAATCTTCATGTTGGCGGCCTCGTGCTGTCGACTGGATCGTGGCCCCTCAAAGTAGAGTAGGTGCGTGAGGGACAGCGCGCTGATGGCGTGCGCGAGGTGCTCTTTGTTCCAACGCAAACGGGCCGTGCCACCGCGCGACGTGGGGTCCGTCACGAGTTTAAACTGACCGTCGGCGGTGCGCGCGAATCGGGCGCGCACGCCACAGAGCCTTGCCTCGGTGTCGCGACCGACCGCGCCCACAGACAGCACAAAAAAGTCGCCAGAGACCTCCCAGAGTATCTGGCGTACGACCCGTCGGTTGTGTCGGCGTTCAGCACGCGTGAGGGCGTCAGCGTCGACGGCGCCCGTCGTCGTGTCGACGCAGGAGAGCAAAAACGCTCTCATGGCACTGTGCCCAAAGGTCGCCAGCCGTTCAATCTCCATGTCGTCGCCATCGCCATTGCCGTCGTCGTCGCAAGGGCAGGTCAGCATCTGCGGTCCAGCGCGCGCAGCGCACATCCTTTTTCCTTTTGATTTCTGCGTTTTTGTTTTTTTTTTCGTCTTTTGTTTCTTCTTTTTTTTGGCGGTCGGTCTTGGGGCGGGCGGGTTTCCGCAGAACCTTGGCGAAGGCTCTCTGTCGGCTCTATCTTTTGCCTCGCCTTCTCACGACTCCCTCGACTTTTTTTTCGCGGCACCGGCCAAAAGACCGCCGATTGGTCATTGCGCGATGAGACAAAAAAAGTCACCAACAGCAGGAGAATTGGCGCGCTTTGGCCGGCCGTCGGCACACACACACACACACACACGAGTCACGGGCCACCAAAAAAGATGTGACATATAAGAGGCGGCGCCTGCCCTTTTTTTTGTTTTTGAAAGTAGCCCATCGGCGCGTCAATGTCAAAAAACCTCCCCGGCTGCATCCCGCGCCACTTCTGGACACTTTTTTTATATTTTTGGTAGATAAGGTTGCCGTCGTCTTTTCGCCTGTGGATGCCTCTTCTTTTTGTTCTACAATGTCGACGCTGGGTGGGCGGGCCGGGCCGCAACCTCGATGGCGGTAAAGGTAGAAAAAGGCGTCGGCAGCGAGACAACGGGACAGGGCGCGCCAGCGGCATCGTCTCTGGCCAAAACAAGAAAAGAGACAGGAGAAAAGGAAAAGGGGGATGGCCGACGAGGCGTGGCGACGGCGCGCTGTTGCCTTGCTCATCCTCTTGGGTGCCGCGGCGGCGGCCGGCACCTTGTGTGCCGCCGGCATCGCCCTTCACCATCGCCACGGGTCGGACAATGGTACACAAGAAGACGACGACAATGTCGAGGCGCCACCGGCAACCGGCAACGGGTGTGTATCATTGGTACGCGCACACCGGTGTGAGGCCCGTTGTGGATGCGAGTGGTGTCCGCCAGGCCCCGGCTTTGGCTGTCACGACGCGACGTTGGGCAGACGACCATGCGGCGGCCGCGACGGCCACCGCCGCGCCTTTTGGACGTGCGACACGCACGTGGCGACGTGGCTGGCCATTGCCGGCGCCGGCCTCGTGGGCGCGGTGTTTATCGGCGCCGCAGCCAGTCTGTGGGCCTGCTGGCCGCGGATGTGCCGTCCTCGTGGACCGCTCGCTGACTGCGCATCCGGCGCCCCAACGACGTTCATCAACGCATGACAAGAGCGCAACCCGCGTGTCGCCCTTTAAGCGCTGCGGGTCCCGCGTTTTTTTTGGCGTTGCCCATCACGTGCGGCGGTACACAAAACGGCCACGCCCAAATAATGATGGCCAGGATGACAAGAGAGGAAAACGGGGCGCGAGGCAAGGGCGCCGTTGGTGCGATGGGGATGCCCACCATGCGCGATCCGCTCCGTCTTTGCTGCGTGCAAGTGAAGAAAAAAAACTCCAAAAAAAGAACACGCAAAGAGCGTGCATAAAGAGAAAGAGAGACGAGTGGTCGCGCTCCCTCCTCGCGCATCATGCACATGGGCCGAACGCAAAGAGGACTCGTGTTGTTTTTGGGCCTTTTGGCGACGGCCGCTGCTGTAACCTCGACAGTTGTTGGTCCGACTCCAAGCCCGCACCTGGAGGGCGCATGTGAGATGGTGCTCGACGGCGTCACGTGCCGGCAGCGCTGCGCGTGCGAGTGGTGCCCGCCGGGACCCGATCACGGGTGTCACGCGGTCAATCTTGCCGGTGCATGCGGCGGCGAGCCGGGCCAACGGGCGCCGCACGACGCCTGCTACGACGATCCGGCGTCGGGCGTCGAGGGACTTGTCGTCGGCGGCGTTTTCGTCGGCCTCGCACTCGCCGTCGTGGGTCTCTGGTGGGTTTGTCGCTGCGTGCGATCCGTGCGCTGCCCTCTTTTGCGCCGCAACGATTACGAGAGCGCGCGATCCGCCGACGAAAGCGGCACCGGTGCAGACCTCGGCGGCGTTGTCAATGTCGTCGTTGACACCGCGTCCGGTCCCACGATACAGGCCGACGGACCGCTTGCGGGACCGCCGCGACGCCCGGCTTCGCGCCCCATTGACATGCCTCGGCCTCGCAAGCCCATCCCCTAGGCGCCGTCGCCCGCAAAAATGGCAGCCTTGATTTTTTCTCTTGTTCTTTGTTTGTCGAAAAATGTCGTCCCGTTGTTGCGGCATGGCTGCCGCGACGGCCGAAAAATAAAGGCGGGTGGGTCAATGGTCGCCGTGCTCGGAAATGAAAAAAAAAGGAGGACAAACAACAGGAGCAGCGCGCAGATGAAAGCACTGCCGTAGAGCGCAATAGGATGGGTCCAGGCCTCCTCACTAAAAAGGGAACCCCAGGCGGGCCGCCTTGTGGCGCCCCGCAGCACGAATTGCTGCGCAGGTGGCCCGCTCTTTCCGTTTTCCGCCAATAAGAATTCAGGAAAGGGCGATTTACGAAATGGGAACCGGATGAAAGGCTGAAAGAACGGGCAGTCGCCGGGGCATCGAGGGCGATGGCCGACTGCGTGTGCTCTCTTTTGTTGGTGGTGATGAAAAAAAAATGTGGATCGGCGTGCGCCCTTGCGGCCGCCGCAATTTGGATCGCGCACCAAGAACGCGCGCGTGCACGCGACCACGAGAATACAATCAAAAAAGCAAGGCACAAGCCATTTTTATGGACCAATAGGAAACAAGGCAGCGCGACGGCGACGCATTGCCCCCGGCCCACAGACAGACACCCAAAGACCGCCGGTCTTTCGAAAGAAAAGAGAGCGTCCACCATGTATCGAGCGAGCACCTGGATGCGGGCGCGGCCACGCGACCCTTTGCCGTTGTTGGCGCCTCCCGTGCGACCGGAAAACTCTGCGGCGCGAGCGCTGCGCCTCTTGCCGACGGGACGGTGCAAGACCCAAGCGGATCTCGACGCGCTCTACCCCGACGGCCGACGCTACCTGATCGACTGCGAGACGGGAGAAAAGGTCTACCTCTCTCACGAGGCCAACCGCGCGCTGGAACAAGGCATGTTGCAGGTCCCAGAAGTTCTGTCTCGGCTGGAGGCGCGTCGGCGCGCGTGGCAAAAGACCCAACAACAACATCTGCCTGGACACGATCCCGCATTGTAACCGCTGCCACCGCACATGCTCACCTCGCGCCTCCCATAGCATCCGCCTCGTTGTTTTTTGTTGGTTTCTTTTTTCTTTTTTTTTCTCTTTTGCATTGGCCTCTCTGGGCGACTGGCTATCCTACCGCCTTTGTGGAACAAAAAAAAGAGACGCAATAAAATAGACTCGGTGCTTTGAACCGACGATTGTTTCTTTTCGGCAATTCCCTTTTGAGAGCGGCGCCGTTGCGCCTCTTTCTTTTTTTTATATCCCTTTGGGGACCGTTAAACACTCCGGGTTGCATAATTGTCCGACGGCCAATGAGCGATCTTACGGAAAGATTTTAAGCCAGTTGTTTGATTCCTTTGATTAGGAATTATTTGCGGTTTTCTAAAGGATATACTAGTTTATTAGAGGGACCATCCGTGGGCGCAGCAGATCCCGCGGTTGGTGGTCGTGCGCGACGAAAAACCGGCATGAGGAAGAAAAAAACGGTAGGACCCAACCCTAGAGGACCGACGTGGCCGGTCTGGGCGCACGCTTTTTCGAGTCGCACGCCGGTTGGTCGGTGCCCTCTCTCGATTTTCGTGATTGGATCATGGCCCAATCGGCGACGCGTCAAAAAAAATTAGCGCGGGCGTCCAACAAAAGGAGAAAGCAGTAAAGGCAGCACACACACACCAGCGGTACACCGGCCCGACCAAAAATCACCATCGCCCATGTTTCACCCGTCCATCGCCCACCTGAGCACGAAAAAGGCGTCGCCTCAGTGGGCGCAGGCCGACCCGGACGGCATCCGCAACTACCGCTGGTTCGTCGAGGAAAAGATCGACGGCAGCCAGTTGTCCTTTCAGCGCCAGGGCGACGCCGTCGAGTTTCGCAACCGGTCCAAGGTGGTGTCAGTCGACGTCGCCCTCGACCGACCGTGCTATGCCAACGCCGCGCGCGCCATCACGCGCCTCGCCGCGCAACTCGACCCGGCCTACACCTACCACGGCGAGGCCGTGTGCAAGCGACGCCACAACGTCGTCGCCTACCTGGGCACGCCGCTCAAGTTTTGGATCTGCTATGGCATCTACGACGGCGAACGCTACCTGGACCGCAGCGAGGTCGAGGCCGAATGCGCGCGCCTCGATTTGCAGTGCGTGCAAGTCTTGTACGTCAACGACGACCCGTCGGTGCTGGACCCCACGCCCAAGGTGCTAGAGATCGTGGCGCAGATCGAGGCCGGCGAGATTGCGTCGTGCCTCGGCGGCAACACGATCGAGGGCGTCGTCGTCAAGCACAATGCCGCGTGGCACGCGCGCTCCAAGGCCCACAAGTGCATCCAGTTCAAGCACGTCACCGCGACCTTTAAAGAGCGACACGGAGAGGGGCTCCCGCCCTTGGCGAGTTATGATGCCGAGTCGCTCATGGCCTACCTGGCGCTGTTGGGTGCCAAATTTGCCGTGCCGGCCGTCTACCAAAAGGCGGCGCAACACATTCGCGAGAACCCCGGCGGCAAAGGCGCCATCTCGCTGCCGGCCCTGCAGCGCGAGGTGGAAAGGGACATTGAAAAGGAGCACGGCCAGGACATTGCAGAGGCCCTCGTCAAGGCCCTCTTGCCGGTGATTGCCCAGCACGCCACGTCGGGAATGGCCGACTGGCTGGCTGCACAAGAGGATTTCGCGCCGCAAGTCGAATAAAAGACTTTTCTCGCGCCGCCATACCAAGAGAATGCAATGGGTCGACATGGTCGAACGGGAAACACGTAATCACCCTACGCGCACGCTGTCGTGGTCACATCAAGATTGTCCTGTCGAGATCGACGGCGACTTGCACGCACGCAACGACTCGCTGTCGTCATATACACTGTTTCTTTTTTTTTTCCTTCTAGTCTCTTTTGAGCGTAGTCTGCGCGCTGCCGTTGCCAATGCGCCATCACCCGTCAAGGACAACACGCGCATGTAGTTGATCGCGCACCAAAGAATCGCAAAAAAGATAAATGTTTTTGTTTGACAGGAAAAAGAGGGGCACGGGAGAGGCACAGGCAGCACCGCAAAGACGACGGCGGTAGCGCCGTTGTCGCTGCAGTGTGGTCAGACAGTGGCGACACGAGAGCGGTCGGCTGTTCAAGGGAAAAAAACAGGGCGACGCGCCTCGGCATCGAATTTGGAAGCGCGCGGTGGTGTCGTCGGGTCCGACAGGGGTGTGCCGGCAAAAGCACAGAAAAGAGACAAGAGACGCGACGTCGTCTACAAGACACGACGACCGGAAGCAAAAGACGAAAAAAGAAAGAGAGATGGCGTCGCCCTTATTGCGCGGCCGTGCGCGCATCTTGTCGCGCTGGTCCGATGACAAGCCCGTGGACGACGACGGCCGACTCGACGATGTCGACGGTCATGACAGAGACGACGGCGAGGACGTGCCGCTTTTCAGCGACCACATGGACACGACGGCGCGAGGGCCGTGGGGCGTGCGTGCGTGGTGCGCGCGCGTGCGCAACCGCGCCGGCAACCACCTGGGCGTCATGGCCGTGTGGCTGTCGGTGGCCGCTGCGGCCTACTGGATGGCGACCCTCGTGCCCGGCCTGGCCGTGTTTGCCCTCACGGTCGAGATTGACGACCGGCCGGGCGGCGGGCCCTACACGACCAAGGCTCTGCTGTCGATCGCGCGGGCCGCCGCCATGCCCGTCGGATTCGCCGTCGCCCTCTATGGGCCCGTGCGACGGGCCGCCGTCGACGGCTGGCGCCGACCCGTATCGTTGATTGTCCTGCCGCTGGTGTATAGTATTGTGCCCAATGCAGCCTTTGCCATGGGCGCCGACACGATGACGGGCGTCGCTGTCCAGTTGGCGGCGCGCTTTGCCGGCACGGCCGTCATCTCGCTGGCCTTTTGCGCCTACCTGGCCTATGCGCAGGGGCGGCGCGCGTCCGACGTCGCCATGCCCGTCGCCACGTTGGCCATCTTGCTGGCGCCGGCCGTCTCGCGTCCCCTGTCGACAGGCGTCGCCAATCTTCTGGGGGCCATTGGCGACGGCAGCGACAGCGACGGTCACCTGTGGATGCCGCTGGCCGTAAGCGCGCTCTGCGTTCCGGCCACGTTGGTGGCGGCCTCGTGTCTCGCCGTGACGCCTCTGCCCAGCCGGGCCGATGTACGCGCGCGTTCAGCCACACCTGATGCGGTGCACACGGCGCCAGTGTCGTCATCGACGGATGGCGGCGAGGCCGACGGGAGTGCAGACGCGGTCCTCTTGGACGCCAGGGCACTGGCGAGCGCCGTCAATGGCGCCTGGTTCCGCCGGCATTGGGCCGTCGTCGCCGGCCTGGCCGTGAGCAACGCCGCCCTCCAGGGCCTCGGTGCCGTGCGCGATGTCTTTACGGCCGATCTCGTGGGGCCCGACGCCCCGTGGTGGCACTCTGTCGTTGCCGACGCGCCCGCGTGCGTCGCCGCCTGTCTCTTCTACATGCCCCTCCTCTGGGTCACGAACAACCGACGAGCCTTTGCGGCCATTGGCATCGTCGGCGTCGTCGCGGCCCTGGTGCTGGTCGCCACCGGCGCGGCGTCGTTGGCCGGCTGGCTGTCGCCGCTGGCCTTTCTCGTGGTCGGCGGCGTGGGTCACTTTTTCGCCCTGGTGCCTTTTAGCGGCGGCGGGATCGTCTTTGAGCGCCTCATGGGCGCGTCGCACATGCCCGTCGACCCGCTGCTGCTCAACGTCGCCTGCCAGGTGCCGGCCTATGTGGCCGGGCTCGGCGTCCTCTTGCTGGCGCCGGCCGCCACCCATCCGGCGGCCTTTTTCGACTGGACCGCTGTCCTGTGCGGCGGGCTGTTGACGGTGTCGTGCGCGTGGACCCTCGTCGCCGCCTTTTGCGTGTTGCCGTCGCCGGTGGCATCTGCGTCGGCGCTTGTGGGCACCTCCTACACCATCCTGATCGATCGTGGCGATGATGATGACAGTGATGATGAAAATGGTGATGATGATGGCGACGATGATGATGGCGGTGGCGGTGAGAAAAACAGTCGCGCGCCGTCACCGATGGGCGCCTCGTCGCCTGGCCCTTTGCACGGCAGAGCGTCGGCGGCGTCGGGCGACATTGTGCTCTGGAACCGCGGCGTCGATTATGCGCAACCGTCGCATGCCGACGTGATTGTGCTCTAACAGAAAGCACGCACGCCCATATGGTCGCTGCGTCGTCCCACGCCAATCGCAGCGACAATAAAAAATTATCGAGGCCTCTTCCTTTTTTTTTTCCAACCCCCCACCTTGGCCTTTTTCTGTCTCTCGTCCGGTGGGCGAGAGGGAACCAGCCGCCAACAAAAAATCGAAAGGGACCACAGGCTTTTTGGCTTGACGGCACGTATTTACTGCCTGTCATGTCGGCGCGTCGCAAAGTTTTTTTCGTCCAATCGTGGCGGCGCACCGTGTCAAAAAGGCCGCACGACGCTCTCGCCTTTTTGTCCTGCCCATCTGTGCGCACCAACCCGAAAGACAGACGGCGCGCCACAGAGGAACCCCGTGGCGCGACGACGAAAAGAAGAACAAAAATCGCGACTGAGATGGATTTGGAAGAAGGTGGCGAGTATGAGATGGCGTCACTCGACGCGACCGACAGCGCGTCTGTGCCGTTGGGCGGACCCGCGCACGGACCACGCCCCGCGAGACGGGTCCGTCACAGGCGACGCGCGTGCGCCTGCCTTGTAGCCCATGCTTGTTGCATGTGTTGGACGACGATCGTGCTCGTGCTCCCATTGCTGGCGGCTGCCGCCGTGTTTCTGCCGTGGTTTTTGGTCGACATCCAACCGCGCATTGCGTTGGAGGAGAGCATGCGGGAAACAACCTGCTTGATCACCAACCACACAATCATTGATACCAAACCGGTCGATGGCAACATGCGACTCGTCTACATGCCGGGCCTCGTCGTCACCCTCTCTGTCGCACCGCACAAGGCCGTCGCGACGGCACGCGCTGAACGCTCGGCATCATGGATGAGCGCCGAGGTCACCGCCGACTACTTTGCCCGACACCCGGTCAACACCACGACGGCCTGCTACACTGACGGCGAGCGAGTTGCCCTGCGGCCTGGCGTCGACGGCATCGGAAACAGTCTCGCTTCTTGCATCGCCATTACCGCTTCAACATTTTTCGGCACACTGGCTCTTTGCCTCGTGGTGACCGCGCTTCCATGGCGCGCGTGTATCCGTGCGCTCATGGCAGACTAGTTGCGCTGTGCCCGTTTTTTAGGAAAAAAAAGAAAAAACAGGTCGGTCTTGCGACCGTCGCCATCGAGTGCGCTTACTTTGTTCTTTTGTTCTGTTCTTTTTCGTGGCGCGCCCAACACCAACGGCGGTAGGGGGTCCAGCCGATGGTGTCGGTCCGACGACTGCCAAGGATGACGCTTTTTTACAAACAACACTCTTGTCCTGGGCGTAAAACCCTGACGTGTACAGCATCCAATGCGTCGTGGCTGTGCACATCCCACACGCGCGTCAAAGAGGATCGCGAGGTGGGTGCCTGATACGAATGATCGGGACTGCCTTGCGATGCACAGGCGATTGTTGGTGGCCTTGCATGAATGGCCCCGCCGGCAGGCGCCCTGGCCTTTTTTGCGGCCTCGCACGCAAAGGGCGCGCTCTGAGACGACCTCTCGCGTGGTGTTTGTCGGTCGGTTAGCCGTCGGCTGGTCTACATCAAATTGTGCAATCGGAAATCATATAAATCAAAAAAGCCTCACAAAAATCCCGTATTTTTGTCGTCGGTTAACCGACTCGCAAGGGCTGCTCTCGCGCTTTGCCTGGTTTTTGTTTTGTCTTCTCCCGTCCCCGACGACTCTTTTTCGTTGGTGAATTTTGGATGCGCACCCAGTGCTGGCGGACCGGTTAACCGTCGACTAATTTACACCAACTCCCTGCAATCATGAATCATATAAATCAAACAATCTGTCTAAAATCCTGGATTTTAGTCCTTGGCTAACCGATCTGCGAGCCATTGGCACCGCACCAGCCGAGGCTCGCCTCGTCGCCTCTTTTCTCGACCCCCGGAAAAAAAACATGGCCCCCGTCGAACCGGATGCGCTTTTTTTCCCAGTGCCAGCGTCTCTACCACTATTGGCCGCGATCCTAGTAGGACGGGCATAAAACACGCTGGACCCAAGGCGGCGCCAAAGAAGAAACCACCGACTTGGCCTTGTGGACCGACTCCTCAAAGCGCCCGAAAGAAATATTTTTTTAAAAAAAAGAAAAATGGCAAAGAGCCGAACGGCCAGCGCGGCATGGCAGGCCTGCCGCGACAACCTGTCGCACCGTACCGAGGTGGCCTCGGTGAGCGCCTTTGTGGTGGGTCCAACGCGCGATGGCCATCTGGCGCGACTCGCACTGACAGCCATCTACACACATCGCGGCCATGGCGCCCGGCGCATTATCGGCCAAGAGTACGCCCGCGACTTTTACAAATGGGTGGGCATCGACACCAAAGGAGTGGGTCGTGACGACAATCCCGCCGACGATGGCGATCAACCACGGCACACCTGGTGGCCGCGCCATGCCCACCTCTGCGCCATGCTGTCGTCGGTATGCCGCGAGGCGGCCTTTGACGCCCTCTGCAACTTTGACGCCGATGCCCTCGTGGCGCCCGACGCGGCCGAGGTCGTGGCCGATGCCGTCGGTGGGCACGTCCGCACCTACATCTCGGCCTGGGGTGCCCTCTCGATGGCTGCGCTGGCGCGCGCCTGGCCTGTCATCGACAACGACAATGAGTTTGCTGCGACGCTCCGATGGCGTGCGCGGGTGCCGACTATGTCGGTGGCAGACGCGTCCAACCTGCCCGCATCGATCGATGGCGTGCCCGATGCCGACGATAGTGAGGGCCTGCGCGACTTTGCCGACCTGACGAGCGTCCGCGACGCCGCTCTCAAAAGCACGGTCGTCGCGGGCGTCGAGCCCTACTCGTACGACGGCGTGCGCATCATGTCCCGCAGCCTGCGGCGCTTTGAAGATGTCGCAGTCTATCACGAGCGCCCTGCACTGCTCTCGGGCCTAAAGGCCATGCGCCACCAACTCTATGGGAGCCCTCACCGTTTGTGACCTTTGGCCTTTCCGCCCATCCAAAAAAGAACAAAGACACGGCGCGCGCCGCCTTTTGCCCTCGCCTCCCTTTTGTTGTTTTTGCCTTTGTGAGACGACTTGTTTGAAAATTGGACCGCGGGAAAAGACATTGTAAAAATGATATTGTCGCCGTGGATGGCGCAAATAGAAGGGGGCGCAGCACCCAGAGCCGACGCTAGACTGGCTTGTTGACGGCCTATTGGCCAGCGCGATACAGCGGGGGCCGGTTACGAGCGACACGCAGCCCACAAGCAAAGCACGCCGACAAAAGATCTTTTTTTTCCCAAAAAAAAAGAAGGAGGGAGCATTTACCGTTTTTTTGGTGGGAGACGCGCAGAGCCCGTGGTCCGCACGTGGGGGCTTCCCGAGGGAACTCGACTTTTTTCTTCTTCTTTTACTCTTGTGCGCCTCGCCCCTGGTGCGCGCCACTTGCAGCGACAGCACCTTGGCAAAACAAAAAAACAACAAAGGGATCGGGCGACAAGCAGCCCCGCCATCATGGACCCACCCGTTGACGCCACCACCGCCACCACCGCCACCACCGCCACAGCAACGGCCACCATTGCGGACAATGTTGCCAGAGCCACTTTGTTGGACCTGCCCTGTGAGATCCTCGCGCTGATTGTGCACTTTATCGACGACGATCAGGCCTTTTGTGCTGCACGCGTGGCCCACCGCTGTTTTGACACAGAGGACCGTGCGACCGTGCACCGCACGCGACGCCTCCCCCGCTGGCTGCGCACCGACCCGCACGTCGTGTGCCGCAGCAACAACACCGAGGCCGTGACCGCCCTTTACGAGGCCGGCGTGCCCTTTGACACGGACCACATGTACTCGGCTGCCAAGAGTGGCGCCTTTGACGTCGTCCTCCTCATCTGCGCATGGGTGTGTGCATCCGACTGGCTTCCGGTCGAGATCATGCATCGAGCGGCGGCCAACGGGCGCCTCGACACTGTCGCGGGCCTCCACGCCACCGGACGCGCGCGCAGCAGCCCGATGGCCATGGATCTGGCGGCCAGCGGGGGCCACCTGGCCGTGGTGCGGTTTCTGCACGAGAACCGTACGGAGGGGTGCACGGCCGATGCCATGGACCTGGCCGCGGCCCATGGACACCTCGATGTGGTCGCGTTTTTGCACGAGGAACGCGACGAGGGGTGCACGACCGAAGCCATGGACGATGCGGCGCTCTTTGGGCACCTCGACGTGGTCCGCTTTTTGGACCTGTATCGGAGGGAGGGGTGCACGGTCGCGGCCCTCGACAGCGCGGCGCTCAACGGGCACTTGGACATTGTGCACCTGCTCGACGCGCGCGGCGTCCCGTGCAGTACCGACGCCATGGATGGCGCAGCAGCGCATGGTCACCTGGATGTGGTCGTCTACCTCGACACGCACCGCACCGAGGGATGCACGACGGCGGCCATGGACGACGCGGCATCGCGCGGCCACATGGACGTCGTCGTCTACCTCGACACCCACCGCACCGAGGGGTGCACGACGGCGGCCATGGACGGTGCCGCCAATAGCGGCCGTCTTGACATTGTCGCCTACCTGCACCGGCGTCATCCCAAGCGGTGCACCGCGTGGGCCATCGACGGGGCCGCGGGCGAGGGCCATCTCGATGTCGTGCGGTTCCTCCATGAAGAGGTCGGCGTCACATGCACCAGCGACGCCGTGGACCTGGCGGCGGCGGGCGGGTTTCTAGATGTCGTGATCTACCTACACACTGTCGTCCGCGCGCCTTGCACGTCCAGTGCCGTGGACCGCGCCGCCACCGGCGGACACATGGACGTGGTGCGCTATCTGGTCGAATGCGTGGGTGCGCCCTTTACCGCGCGCGCCATCCATGGCGCCAGGACCAACGGCCATCGCGAAGTATTGGCCTTTTTGAGGCAATACCGTGCCGTCGCCTGATTCACCGGCGGTCCCGGCGCACCTGGCGGCGGCATCGTCACCACCAACAATGCCTCTGATCACCCCTTTTTTTGTTTCAAAGCAAAGTAGGAAATAAAAGAAAGACGGCGCAGAGCCGCACCGCCTGCAAAGAGAACCCGCCGCCCTGTCCACCAATCCCTTTCTGTTTTTATTTTGTGCTTGTTGGCCATGGGCGTCACCGTGCCCTCTCAGGGCGCCGCGTCGTGGTGGCCGACGCTCGATGCCGCCCGAGCGACCGTGTCCAAGACGATGCGCCTCGTGCGAGGGCACCATCCGACGAGGCCCTCGGCGACATAGCGCCAAAAGAGACGAGCGTCATCGCTGTCGTCGACGGGAATAATGGCGTGCGTCGGGCTTCCCGCGACATCAATGGGCACTGCGCGCCACGCACATTTGGAAATGATCCGGCCTGCCCATTCGGTGCTGGCGCACGCCGGGGAGCACACAAATTCCACGTCTTGCGTCAACACGCCATCGACATAACTGGCGCGGACGAGGTCGCCGTTGGCGTATGTGATCACACACTCGCCGTGCGTCCTGCGGTTGCGCATAGGGTGGACGAGCGTAGCGCCGTCGGGATAGTGCCTCGTGTTGGTCTCGATCTCGCCGTCGCGGCACCGACCATAGTTGCGCGTGCCGTCTGTTGACAGGCCGGCAAAGACGCCGGTCTTGCTCTTGTCGACAGCCAGCCAATTGCGCGTGCCGGTACGCGGAAAGATGAATACAGGTATGGTCCCCGCTGCATCGGTCGCTCCGCGGTGCGTGATGCCCGTCAGCGTGCATTCGACCGACCAACATGGGGCGCCGACGGCCTGTGCGTACATAAACTCGGTCCACGAAATGACCTCGTCATAGGCGAGACCACCCAAGGTGATCTCTGCGGTGTAGCCGGTGCGCCAGCCCGACGACCAGTCGGCCACGACGAGCGTCGGCGAATCGAGGCGAAAGGCGCGTGGACCCGAAAAGGACTCGTCGGGTGGCTCGCAAGACATCATCGCATGTGCCCGGTAGAGCCAACGCCAGTCCTTGCCCGCGCCAAAGGCGTGCGCAAAGGGCAGCGGCAGGTCTTTAATGGGGCGACATCGCGGCGGCATCCTCGCGAGGGCGTCGGTTCCGCGCCACAACTCGACGGCCATCTCGTGCCACGGGTCATCTGGATGGTCGTGATGGGGCCATGACTGCGCAGAAAGGCCCTTGCTGTAGAGATGGGCAAAGTCCCTCACAAACAGTCGACGCCACATGGCCGTGCAGGTCGTCAGCGCGTGCACAGCACGGCAGGTCATGGCCAGACGGACCATGTCGGCGGCGGGCAACAGGGCCGCGACGTCTGTCAGGATCTCGGCGGGCAAGTCGCCGAAAGTGGTCTCTGCGCCTGTCATGCGCGCCTTTTGTTTTGTTTCAACGAATTTTTTTCTACTTTCTGTTGCCTGTCGTGTGTCGCAGCCTTTTTTCCGTTACAAGACCCCACGAGAACAGGGCGTGAGGAAAACAAATGCAAACAGACGGCGAGGGCAGCCTGCCCTTGTTTTTGTTGGTGCGTCCTGTTTTTTGGCGGGCAATTTATTGCAACATCCAAAGGAAAAGAAAAAGACACGGACCAATCACGCACGGCAACCTGGAAAACCTTTTTTTTTTTGGGGGACGCCTCCTTGTGTGTGATGCGCGGGTGCTCGCGGGCTCTTTGGCGAGAGAGACATTAGAGACAACAGAGACAACACACGCGCCAAAAAAGACACCGCAACATCAGAAAAAAAGGGCATGGATCACGAGGGCGACTACGAGATGAAATCGCTCGACGGCACCGACGACTTTCAGGTGCCGTCCGATGGGCCGACGACCACGCCTCCACAGAGGTCCTCTTGTCGCTGGCGGTGCACGCGCCAACGGTGCCTCATAAATGTGTGCTGTGCGCTGGGCGTTGCCGCCGTCGTCGCCCTATCGTTGCTGACGGCTGCGGTTGTCTTTGTCCCCTGGTTCGTGGTCGACATCCGCCCCGACATGCGCTTGGAGGAGAGCATGCAGGCGACGACCTGTCTGGTCACCAACCACACGGTCATCGACACCAAATCGACAGACGGCAACACGCGCCTCCTCTACATGCCGGGCCTCGTCGTCATCGTCTCTCTCGACACGCGCGAGGCCGTTGCGACGGCGCGCGTCCATCGGTCAGACTCGTGGATGAGCGCCGACGTCATGGGCGACTACTTTGCGCGCCATCCCGTCAATGCCACATCGGCGTGCTACACCGACGGCGAGCGCGTCGCCATGCAGCCGGGCGTCGACAACATCGGCGGACGTCTCGGTCTGTGCATCAGCATGGAGGTTTTGGCGTTTTTCGCCGGCCTGGTGTTGTGGCCCGTTGCAATCTGTTTCTTGTGTTTTTGCGCCGACGCCGCCTTGTCATAGAGCAGATCGAAGGGCGCGCGTTGGCCACTTTTTTTTCACCTTTATAAACGCTGGCGATCAATCGGGTCCCGTCTCTTTTTTTTTGCTTGATCTCACAAAGAGCACCACAAGTTCAGTTCTTTTCTTGTTGCCGTGCCCTGGTCTTCTTGGTCCGTGGGCCGCTTTCGTGTGTTTGGCCCACCAGCATGTGCGCAGGCCGCGGCGTCAGCAGGCAACGTCAAAGGGGGGTAGGGACACCGCGCCACGTAGAGGCTGCGTCGAAAGCGACGCCAGAGGAACACGTGCCGCCAAAAAACACACAAAAACACTCGCAAACTGCCGTACGGGGCCAACAAAAAAGACGAGATCTTTGATTACCGCAGCGCGCTCGTGGGTCAAACAAAAAAACCGAGACGACAAGGCGCGTTGCCATCACCCTGCGCTCTCCCGACACGATCAAAAAAAAAGGCCGCAACAGAAAAAAAAGGATCTATTTGGGGCGGTAAAAAGACCAATCCATAGACGGAAGAAAAAAGGAATGGACGTCAACCGGTACGACAAAGCGCACAGCACTTGCGACATCGATGCCGCGGCCAGGTGCCTCGTTGCCGAGACGGTGCGCACGGCGACCGAGGCCGTCAGGACCTCACAGCCAGGCCTCTTTACGGCCGCAATCTTGGGACCCGACGGTGCCGTGGTGGCACACGGGCGCAATCGCGTGTTTGACACGTGCGACCCGACGGCGCACGCCGAGATTGAGGCCATCCGCGCGGCGTGCCGCACCCGCGGCTCTATCGCCCTGGACGACTGCGTCCTCTGCTCCAACGCAGAACCGTGTCCTATGTGCCTTTCCGCCGCCTACTGGGCCGGCGTCCGCCTGGTCTATTATGCGTGTGCCAAAGAGACTGTCGCCGCCGCGGTGGGCTTTGACGACGCGCGACTCTATGCCGACTTGGCCGTACCCGCCGACCAGCGCACGCTCGTCAAGACCGTCCGCGTCGACTGTGCCGACGCCGCCGACGCCTTTTACGCCTGGCGCGATCGCGAGGCCTCGACGCCGACCGCAGCGTCCACCGTGTCGCCATCGGCGCGTGCCTCCATCGTCCCTTGAACCGTCCATGCCCAGATGAGGTCTCTCGCTCGGCCGATCATCCCTCTTTGTCGCCGCGCCTCTACATGGGCTCGCACACACACGCACACACGAGACGCTTTTTCTGATCACACCCATAAAGATCAAAATTTTTGAAAAAAGATATCGTGTTGGTTCCTTTTTTTTCCCACTTGGCGTGTACGGCCTGGTGCGCGCGACACATGGGCGGCTCGGTCAGTCCTTTGACGATGCGGCGCGGCAGTCTTGGTTTTGCTCGTAAATCATTCTATCTTGAAAAGTGTTGCTGGCGATTTTGATGGTGGCCGCAAAGGCAGAGCGCTCGCCACGCACGATCCGGATCTTCCATTTGTTGCCGGCCGCGGTACGGCCGTGCAAAACCAGGCGGTCGTCGTCTGTCTTGCAAGGATCGACAAAGAACGAGGTCGACGCGACAGGCTTGGTGGCGTGGGTCACCTCTTGCCGTGCCATGTCAATGACGTACTGGGGCCTGTGCGTGTTTGGGTAGCACGCGCGCAGCGGCTGCGGGAGCCCCATCAGCGCGCGCAGGACGGCACTGTTTTCAAGGTCATACTCTTTTGGTTCGTCCAAAATGTCTTGTGCGATCCACGTGACGACCCTAAAGGCGGCCGCGTCGGGTGCACGTGCGACCCGTCCAAATACCATCGTCGAAGCCGCCTTTTTTTATCCTTGTCGGTCCCTCTTTCCTGTCGTCCAAATTTTTAGCGCCCCCGTCAAAAAACAAGAATGCGCCAGACGCCAAACTAGACCCCGCGCCCTTGGCTTTTTTCCGCCTACGATTGGTCACTTTTTTTATGGGTCGACAGTGCTTGTCCTGTCGTGGCGTCGCGCCGGGACTATGCCGTGCGGTCCTCTTGCCGCTTTGGTCTTTTTTTACATCTTATTCTCGCCGTCTTTCCGTCGTTGGCTCGGCCTCTGTCTGTGTGTTTTTTTTGACCGTCACAGACAACAACATTGGCATCCGATCACAAAACACTCACGCGCACTATGACCGACATCAGCGCCACGCCGCCCGCCACCGCTCCCACCCCGGAAGCGCCTCCCACGACGACGACAACGCAAGACAAGAGGGTCGTGCTGCGCTGGGGCACCGCCGACGCCACATCTAGGCGCACCATGGCCGACACCCTGGCCGACCATCTGGTGAGGACCGGCGCCGTCCAACTGAGGCCCCGCGACTTTTTCGCCTTTCCAAAGTTTACGACGCCGGCCTATTGCGACCTGCGCCTGGCCTTGGGCGACGTCGGCGCGCGCCACGCTATCGCCGAGGCACTTGCCGCGGCCATCCGCACTCGGTTCCTCGCCGGCGGCGCCGAGACTGACGCTACGGTCATAACCATTGTCGGCGTGGCGACGGGCGGCATCGCCTACGCGACCGGCGTGGCCGACCGCCTCGGCCTCCCGCTGGCCTATGTGCGCGCCGCGCCCAAAGACCACGGAAAGGGCAAGCGTGTCGAAGGCGGCCTGCCCGTAGGCGGCCGCTGCGTCGTCGTGGACGACGTATTGGGCACAGGTGCGGCCGCACTCGATGCCGTGCGTGCCCTCAAAGACTATGGCGCCACCGTGCTCGGCGTGTGCGCCATCTTTTCCTATGACTTTGACACGCTGCTGGACAATGTGGGCGCCGCCGAGGTGCCCTTTGTGCGTCTGGTTGACTTTGCCGCGACGATCGACCGCGCCCAGGCCTCGGGTGCCATTGATCCGGTAGGCGGGGACATTGTCCGCGCGTGGTACAGTCACAGATCGACCTGGCGCTCGGCCTAGAATCGGCGCCGTCCACTGCCTCACCGGCACACCCGTGCCCATTTGCCATCTTTTTATTTATTTTGATGATCAAAGCGAGAGAATAGATTAGGTTTTGTTTGTTGTCAGTCTTGGTCGCGTGCGTGCGTATGTGGCGGTGCCGAGGCAGTCTGTTTTTGTTTTTTTTTGTTATCTAAAATAAAAAATGCGCTTCTCCCCGTAAAGAGCACCTTTCTCACGAATTTCGTAAAAAAGCGTCGGCGTGCTTTTTTTGGCGCCCTTTTTTTTAGAGGGCAACAGCCGGCCGCTGATGGTGGGCGCCCTTTCTTTGCGCGTGGTGTTATCTGCCGGCAGTGTCTGCTGTCGCGATCGCACAGCAACCACCGCCAACCGAAAAAAAAACGGCGGCGCCGTTCGTGGCGGCAATCGCCGCAGACCGTTGCACAAAAAAAAAGACGCCAACCCAAAACCCGCTGTCTTTTTTTTCGCTTAAAAACTGTACTTTTGCATTTTTCGTTATTATTTTGAAAAAAAAACATCTGTCCAATCTCATCGGCCGGCGCGCAAGCACGACGGCACCCAGACACGCGCATGGCCGTCCAAGCAAAGTCGATCTTGTCGCTTTTTCTTTCGTTGTTTGATTTGTTTTGCGCCGCCTCTGCCACAGCCGCCCCATCCGAGTTGCAGCGCCGTCCTGTCGCGCAGACAGGCCTTTTCTTGCGCGCACATTGACCGAAAATCGCATGCATCGCCGTGGCACAACTCCTCCAACCCTCTTTTCGGCCTCGGCGAGGCTCGATGCCGATGATGCGCCCATCGGCATGCTCCCGCGCGAGATGATCGCTCACGTGATGGCTCACCTGTCTGCTGATCGCGAGGGCGATCTGGCAGTGAGCATGTGCGTGCTCGCGTCGCGCCTCTTTCACGTCCTAGATCGCGCGACGCTGTGGCGACGCGGAGCGCGGCTTCGTCGCCTGTCCCTCGTGCCAGACCGCCTGGCAGGACTGGGCTTTGTCGGCGCGCTCTGTCGTCTCTTTCGGCGCGGCGCGCTCACGTCGCGTGCACTCATCAAGGCAGCCAAGCGCGGTCGGACCGATGCTGTGCGCTTTTTGTGCGAGGTCGCACGCCTCACCAACCAGACGCCCGGCGCCCTAGAGGCTGCGATCAAGGCATCCCACGTGCCCACCGTCGCCTACCTATTGGCCCGAGTGCCGACAGATGCCAGACTCGCCGAGGCCCTTGTCGTCGGCACCTTTTCCGCGGCACTGTTTGGCCACACCCCTGCTGCAGAGTCGCACCCTGCTGGGCGCTCGACTGCCCGATGGTCTGTCGCGCGTCTTGTTTGCGAGGCCGTGCGGCGGTTGCCCACGGGCCAGGCGGCGCTCTATGCCAGATCGGCCACCGCGTGCGCGCTCTTGTCTCGCGTGGACGGTGCAATCGAGTGGCTCCGTGACATGGGCGCCTTTGAGCCCGGCGCGGCGCTCGACGCCGCCTTGTGTAGTGGTGATCCCGCCCTGGCCGATCGTGCCGTCGAGTTGGTGCACAGTGTGGCGGAGCCCGACGGGACGCCACCACAGCGTCTCGTTGTCTGTGCGACAAGGTCGCTGGTCCTGCCAATCGTCAAGTGGTTTGCGGCGCACGAGTCGGTGCTCTCCACCGACTGGGGCGACCTTGCCCTATGCGCCATCGACCAGTCGCGCTACGATGTCCTCGACTTTGTTGTGGCGCACGCTAGACCTAGGCTCCACGATAGTTTCGACGCCTATCTTGGCGGCGCGAGTCATGCTCCCACCACGACGCACTGGCGCGTGGCCGACCACTTGTGCCGTGATTGCCACTCCATGATCGCCCTGGAGCGCGCCATGGTGGCTAGGGATCGCGCCGAGGCCGCAGACATATGCGCGCGCCGACACGCGCTCGGTCTGCCGTGTCGTGTCGAACGCATCTACCAGGCCCGGCGCTTCTACGAGGCATCCGACTGTGCGCCGCTCCAACCATTTGGCGACTATAGACGGGCTCACGCACGCGCGTTTGATCTTTCGATGGCGCAAACCGTGGGCGTCAAGGTGTGTGGCACGGTGGGCTATGTCATGTCGGCGGCGGACATGGGCGCCACCGATACGCTCGACTGGTTGCTGGGCAGCGGCGGCATCGCAGCCATGTGCGGCAATACGGTTTGGACGCAAGAGTTGAGTCTCGACGCTATCGACATCCTCGTGCGCCACAAGTGCCTTGGCCGCCGAACTGGTGCGTTGGCCTACCTCGTGCGCGGCCGCCACTGGGACCGCATTGAGCGCCTATGCGCCGCCTATCCGCATTCGGCGACCGAGGCCGTTGAGGTTTTGTTTGACGAGGCCGTGCGCGACGCCGACCTCGCCCTGATCGACTCTATTATGCGCGTGCCTCGAACAACGATCAAACCCCAGCATATGGACGCGGCGGCCTCGCGCGCACCATTGTGGTTTGTTGTGGACCTCGCACGTCCTTGGAATGTGCGCTGTAGTGCACAGGGCCTCACGAGGGCCATGCGGCGCCTCCATGGCAAGGTGCTCGCGGGTCTACTCGACGACGCATCTACTCTGTGCACGCCCGACGCCCTCGATGTGTCGACCGCCACGCAAAAACACTTTTGGAAAAAGGCCATCGCATCGGCGGCGGCCGCCGGATTCGTCGACAATGCCGAGTGTGTGCGCGCGCGTCTCGGCCTGCCGCTCTATGGCGCGAGGGCCATGAACGAGGCGGCTGCGCAAAACAACCTGCCGGCCCTCGCTGCGCTGCACGCCCTGGGTGCCCGGTTCACAGCCAGGGCCTTTACGCGGGCCATCGGCAAGGGTCACACCGAAGCCGTCGACTTTTTGTTGGCCACTCGATCGGTGGAGCCGTCGACCTTTGCCCTGGTGATGGCCATCCAAAAGGGCCATTTGGCCATTGCGCAGCGCCTTTTCGCCCACGGCTGTCCCTACACTCATGCAGCCTTGATCGTCGCGGCGCGCCACAGACACACCGGGCTCGTCTCGCTCCTCTTGGCGCGTCACCCGCCAAAGAGGCGCACCCTTGCCAAGGCCGTGCGCGCGGCGCGCGACGGCCTAGAGACAGACCAAGGCCAACGCCTCGGCTCGGACCCGATCGTCGATATGCTTTTGCACTGCGAGCCTTGACATTGAGGGACACGCGCGCGTGCGCGACAAGGTGCCCCAATGACAAAGACGGCTCCGTGCATCACTCACCTCAAACACCGTGGCATACGGGGGGAAAAAAAAGAAGCACCAGACAACAGTCACCAACAACGGTCTTGTGCGCGCCGACGCCTTTTTGTTGTTGTCTGTCGGCCCGCTCTGAAAATACATTCCTTTTTCATCCGCCCCAAGCAGCGCCACCTCAAAAAAACCCCAAAGTGTCGCCCCGGCAGAGGTCGCGACGTCGCAAAGGGGCCGGCGCACATTAAACTTGCTCGCGATCGGCAGAGAGAGAGACAGAAATATAATAAAAAAAAAGAAAGAAAAGGAGACACACGCGGCGGGCTACAAGAGGGCGGCAAAGAGGCCGCCCAACACGCCGCTCAGGATGCTGCCGCCGGCAACGTCGGCAGCCGCACCGGCGCTGGCGCCCAACGCAGGCGCGGCGGTCTCGATGGCCGCGTTGACCGGCGCCGTGGTGAAAAAGCGACGGAGACCCTCGCTGTCGTGGAGGGCCTCGTCGGCTTCGTGGGCACGCTCAACGTCTACGGGGCCGAGGACGCACGAGCCAAGAGGCGTCACCAGCGCGCGTCCGACCTTGCCGGCGCGCTCCACCTCGGCGGCGTCGAGCGCCACGGGCGTGCCGTCGACCATGATCACGAGCCGCCTCTCGGGGCGCACGAGGGCGTCAAAAGAATCGGCCGGCATGAAACCTTCGATAAAGGTGTAGCCGTAGGCGTAGGGCGTGTGCTCGGGCGCCACCAGACACTCGCCCGAAACCGTCACGTCGTCGTCGATCGCATAGGGCACGCCGGCGTTGGGCGGGTGTGCGTCTTGCACCTCGTAGGGAAACCCCCCGTCGTCAATGCATCCGCCCCATTCGTACGATGCATTTCCATCCAAAGGACCGTCCTCGGCGTCGTCGCAATAAGAGTCGAAAGGATCATTCGGGTCGTCGCGATGGGCGATGGTGTCCTCGCAGTCGTCATCATCGGACAATGGCCACGCGGGAGGATATCCGTTCTGCTGAAGCCACGCCATGCCGACCGCCGCCGCGGGATCTTGTCCAGCCGCCTGTCGAATCTTGCTTTCTTTCCCTGGCCGTCTGTGCCCCTTTTTTTTCCGTTGCCCTTGGTGACAAATTTGCCTCTTTTTTTGCGCGCGCGTGCGGTTTTCTGGCGGCAGCGGCGGCGGCGGTGTCGTTGCCTCTCTTGTCTTGGAGCATGCGCGATCGCCTCGCGCACCAGACCAAACCCTGACCGCCCGCCGGGATCGAGCGTCGTCCCACTCGTCCAACGGGACGGAAAAACGAGCGCCTCGGCGTGGAAAGAGGGAAGCCACCTCGCACGCACCCTGCCCGAAAGAACGCCCACGAGTCGCAGCCGTAACAGGTCGCCCGTAGAGCCACCGCAGATGACGACTGCACGAACGACCCAGACCGTGGTGATTCACAACACCGCAGCGACACCGGTCAATCTGCACCTGACGTGGGACAATGGCAACGCGTCCGCCTCGTCGCTCGTCGCCGGCGGGATCGAGAGGAACGTGTACAAAACGGGAGATTACGGCGCGCCGATCAAATGCATCGGCATCCACGTGCCCGCGACCAACCGATCCTGGTCACAGTGTATCGACGACATTGCCACGGTGTTTGTCACTATCAAGGCAGATGGGACCATCGCCGCCATCCACTCTTGACGGCCCCCATCCCCCAATGCGACCAACAGCATCCGCGCCGGCACCACTGCCATCGTTGCCGAAAGCGATCGGCGCCGACGACATACGTGTCGCGGCATGCAGTCGTGTGCCACATCGCGATAGACAACGGACGGCGGTTGCGTGCGCCACAGAAATAAAAAGAAATGGAAGCGCCAGATCGTCAAAAAAAAACGGACGAGCGTGCAATCTCCTTGTCGATGCTCGTGCGCGCAACGACGGCAATAAACACACGCGCACACACACACAGAGAGAGAGAGAGAGACGAAAGCGCTGCCCTCCAATGCCTTCAAAAATTGCAACACTCGCAGCGAGACGCCGCTTGATCGATCCGATCTGCAAGTTGGAAAAAAACGCGCCAGTGCCCATTTTTAACTGGACATATTTTGTTTTCAGTTTGCATTGCAACCTGGTTCATCGGATCTCGTCCGTTTTGGCGGCGCCGGTTCTCGGACCCTCGTTGGGAGCGAGGGGCGGGGAGGGGCAAGTCACCAACCGACTTGCGCGACCTATCGATTTGTGGCGTTGACGTCACATACGCACACCAAAAGGGCCGTTGTTGGACAAAAGAAAAGGGCGGCCAATGGGGTTGTGCGCCACGAAAAAAAAAAGCAACAATTCACAACCCTGCAACACGCCAGCGCACACGCACGCACAGAAAAAACAAATACCGCCTGTCGAGTTTTAAAACCCGTCGTCTGTATTTTGGGCGCGCAATCTCGGTCGTCGGCCGTTCCCCCTCCAAATTTGGTTTCGACCAATGAGCAAAGCCTTTGAGAGTCTGCAGCAGCCCGTATAAAGAGAAGGGGCAGACGCTGAAAGTGCACACCGCCGGCGATAACAACAGCGACCGCAACAACAAAGAAATAAAGCAAGGAAACCCTACAGGATTCGGTCCAACCAAAAGATTGGTCCAGGCATCGCCCCAGTCAGAGCCGACAGCACTTGCACGAAAAAAAAAGGCCGCTGCTTGCTCGCGCGCGCCTCTTTTGCCGTTGGCGCCCGTGTTTTCCGCTCTCGCTCGTTGTCGCATCCCACTCCCCCGCCGCACAACCCAATTCTCTGGGCGAGGCCAAACAAATCAGTGCCGCACGATGGGCCAGGCCAACGCGACAGCCAGGGGCTATGGCGCGGTATCGCAAGACGCCATGATGGCCACCCACGGCATCGCTCAAGCCGACTATGACGCCAGGGCGGGCGCCTTGGTCGCCCGCATCCAAACTATGCCGGCCGACTATGTGTCGGCAGAGGATCGCGCGGCGGCCATTCGTGCCCTCATCACCGGCACGTGCGGGTACGTGATCGACTCCCCCCTCCCCAACTTTTGTCTTTTTTTTGTCTTCTTTTATGCGGTCGTTGTTGTAGGCGCCCGTGGTCCTCCTTTTTTTTTTCTTGTCACGACATCGTCGGGCTCACATTATTCATGCGACCTTTTTTTTTTGGTGGCGACGGCGGCGTCGATAGGGACGACACGGATCTATTCGCGCGCATGCTCGCTGGCCTCCGTCGATGGGAGAGTGATCTCGCCACGCCGAATCGCCCTCTGCCTCGCAAGAACAAGACCGACTAGTGCGCCGGCGCCACTCTAGATGTGTGTGCGCTTGCCTGGTTTGCCCCATCTGGCGCCATCCTCTCTTTTTGAAATGTAAAAAAAAAGAAAAGATTTCGACCAAAGAAAAAAGGAGTGCGGTGTTTTTTTCGCGCATGCGCGGATGTGCGGCCTACTAGAGGCTGCGCCCGTCGCGCACCGCCGATGCCAGTTGGCGCAGCACGGCGGCCGTGTCCTCCCAGCCGAGACACGCGTCGGTGACGCTGACGCCGCGCTTGAGACGCGCCAAGACATTGTTGCGCCCGACAATGTTTTCGTCCTCGGCGACCATGGGCAGGTTCTGGCGGCCTTCGCCAAGAAAACTTTCAATCATGACACCCCTGACGTGCGGGCACCCGGCGCGGATCTGATCGGCGACGTGGCGCACGACGTCGGGCTGGCGACGGTGGTCCTTGGCCGAGTTGTCGTGCGAACAGTCGATGACGATGGCCGGCGGGGGGTCCATCCGTCGCGCGACGGCGGCATCGATGACGGCGGCCACTGATGCGGCATCGAAATTGGGCCGACCGGGCGAGCCCCGCAGCACAATGTGACCGTCGGGGTTGCCAGTGCTGCGGCAGGCGGCAGCGCGACCGTCGCCGTCGATCCAGAGAAAGGTGTGTGGCTGCGCGGCGGTGCGCACGGCATCGAGCGCCGTTGCCACGCTGCCGTCGGTGCCGTTTTTAAACCCGACCGGCAACGGCAGCGCCGACGCCATTTCGCGGTGCACCTGGCTCTCGGTGGTGCGCGCGCCCACGGCGCCCCACGCCACGAGGTCTGCCAAATAGGGCGCCACCAAAGGGCTGAGAAACTCGACAGCCACGGGCTGGCCGACGTCGACGACCAGGTCGCGCAGCAGTCGACGCGATGTGGCGAGGCCGGCGGCCAGGCGGCACGACCCGTCGAGGTCGGGGTCGCTGGCCAGGCCCTTCCACCCGACGGTCGTGCGCGGCTTTTCGACATAGGCGCGCATGACCACCAGGAGAGCGTCGCCGACCTCTGTCTCGGCAAAGGTGCGCAGCCGTCGGCCATACTCGACGATGGCCTGGGGATCGTGCGCCGAACACGGACCGACGACCACCAAGAGACGCCGATCCGATCCGTCGAGCACGTGTCTCACCTGGCGGCGCGCATCGGCAACGTTGCGGGCGCCCTCGGGACCGAGCCCGATGGCGGCGGCGAGTTGCGCCGGGCTCGGCACCGGTTCCGTGGCGTGCGCAGCGCCCGTGCTGGTCGTCTGGTCCATTGGTGGCTGTAGGCGCGCGCACGCTTTGCTCCCCCGCTGCGTATTTTTAGGCACCCGACACGAGGCGACGGCGGCGATCTATTTACAGAACAAGATACCCAGAGCCTCGCGGCGCCTGGTTGTGCGCGCGATCGCGCCCGCCCGGTCGGCGCCTGCACGCGCGCCGAAACCACGCCCTTTGTGGCCCAACAACACAACCCAATATTGCAGGTTTGGAGCGTAAATAGACTACTTTTCCTTTCGTTTTGGCAACCCATGTACTTTTTTGGCGCCGTCGCCAAGAGCGCCTCCCCCCTCCCGAAAAAGGGGGACATCAACAAGGCGCAGCCACAATGGGGTAGGACAGTCTTGTTTTCGGCTTGCGCCTTTGATCGCGATTGGACGGACGCCTACACGATCCTATTTGACGGGTTTGTCCCTTTTTTTTGTCGTCATTACTCTCGTCGGGTGCGTTGGCGGGGGCTGCCTGTCTTGCGTCCTCTTGTGTCGCGTCCTCCCACCACCACCACCACCACCAAGAGGCATACGTCGGTTGGCTGTTGGCACGCACACAAGGCCCCGGCAAAAAGGTTTCTCTTTTCCTCTTCCTCTTCAAAAAAAGAAAAGAAAAATAGATAGAGAAAAGACGTTGGGCGTCGCCGTGGAGGGGGAGGCGCGCGGTATGGACCCACCGCAGCACTTTGACGCCCTGCCCGACGAACTCTTGGCCGCGGTGGCGGCCAATCTCGACGCCGTCTCCTTGGCCAAGGCGGCGTGCGCGTGCCGCACGTTGGCGCGCATCTGCATGGACCCGCGGCCGTGGCGCGCCCTCTGCACCACGTTGGGCATTCTCAGAGCGCCGCTGTACGCCCCAGTCGTCCGAGGCGAGGTCGCCGTCACGTCCGACCCCGACGACCGGTGGCGGTGGCTCTGCGTGCTGGCCGTGGCAGGTGACGACCGACGCTTTCCATGGCACGGGGGCACCCTGGGCGGATCGCGCCAACGCGCTCCGGACCTTTCCGCATTCCAAACGGGTCGGGTGCACGGATGGTTTGATGCCATGGGGCGTATACAAGGATTTGGCGTCGAGACCGTCGACCACCTGTCCCCGCCTGCCGACGATACAGGCTGGTACGCCGGCACATGGGAGAATGGCCTTTGGCACGGCCATGGAGTCCGCCGCACACACTACATGACGACAAAGTGCCAGTGGCGCCGCGGCATGGCTCACGGCCACGGCGAATCGGTCGACACGCCTGGCCGGTGCTTTTATGTGGGCGCCTGGAAGGGCGGTGCCCGCCATGGCCATGGCACGGCCACATGCCGCATAGCGGGCATCGAGTGCGCCGGCATGTGGGCCGCCGGGCGCGGACGAGGCTGGTGCGTGTTTTCAAAACTCGACGGCTGGCGTACCGGTGCCGGTCCCTGTTTCAGGTGCGACTTTGTGTGGTGGCCCGCGATCGACTGGGAGGTGTTCGGTGATCCGCGTGTGCGCTCGGTCGGTCTCTGGTGCCGCAACGGCAAGGACACGGGCAAGCGCACGAGGATCGAATACGTAGACGGCTCGGCATTTGAGACCCCGTGCCGGGCGCCGTTGACTCCTTACGCGGCGATGCCGACGGGACGTGGCACACTCGCTCTAGCCAACGGAACCCGCCTCGGCTGCGCCATGTGGCACAGCGGGCACCCGACGGAGACGGTCACGCGCACGCGCCCCGGATCGCCGCTGGCCTGCGCCGAATCGTGGAGCGAGTGGAAGTTTTACGGGTGCGACATTATAGCCTGCGTCGACAGGACGCTCGCGCTCGTGGGCCGCGACACGGCCATTCTGTGCAGGCGCGCCGTCTACGAGACGTCGTATATCGACCTCCTCGACTCGTCAAACATGGAGGACGCAGACGATCCCGTCGCGGGACTGCCTTGGTCGGCGGGGCGCGGGTCGCTGGCCGACGGGATCTACTACCCCAAGCCGATACAGGCGCCCGACGATTTCGTGAGGTTTGTGCGTCTATTGGCCGCGCGCCTCCTGCCGTGGACCGATGCCATGGTCGACTATGCCCTGTCGCCCACCGGGCCGCTGGCCAACGACGCTGGGCCGTTCTTTGCCCGCGCCCTTAAGGACCCTATACCACACCCGTTGTTGACAAGCACGTGCGCGCCCGGACCCGATCGCGTCGTGTGTCGACTCACGGGCGTGTGCGTGCGCGTCGCCGAGTGCGTGATCACGATCGGCGGTCATTTGATGTGGAACTGCGCCGCCAAGGCCTGGCTGCGCACACTCGGCAGATGCATGGGCGTCGATGAGACGCTGTCCCACCGCGCCGAAATCGGCAACTGCCAGGTTCTCGGATTTGATCCGGCATGGACGGCCGGCGGCTCGACACCTGCAGACGTCGCCTATGTGGCCAAGCGGTGCCATGGCGCCGTGCGCAGCGTGTACGCGCCTGTGAAGCGACGCCCACACGACGACATCGACGCGTACGACATGGGCGCCGCGTGGCACGCAATGGTCACGGCCGTGCTCGTCGCCGATTGCCACGAACGCGCCGCGACTCCCTATGCGCGCTTTGAGACGGCCGTGGCGATCGCTGGCGGCCGTTCAGGCTTTCACGCGGCTGGGCTCGCCAACGTCGACTTTATCGGCGTCACCTTTACCAAAGGCACGTCCTTTTGCGCCAGCGTTTTTACGCGGTGTCGCTTTTTTAGGTGCACCTTTGAGCGATGCCTCTATATCGGCGCTCGCTTTGTCGACTGCACTTTTGTCGACTGCACCGTCGGTGGCGTGCCCGACGCCGTCCTCGGCGGCCCCCACGGCCACGTGACGGGCGACGTGTCTGTCGTTGCCCGTGCCATGGCGCGCTACGGCGCCTCTTTTGCAACCCTCTTCTAGCGCCGGGCAATGGCTGCGCCTGGTGCTTGCTGATCGGTTAGCCGTCGGCTAATCCACACCAAATTGTCCAACCAAAAATCATATAAATCAAAAAATTCCCCCAAAATCTCGGATTTTAGTCGTCGGTTAACCGACTCGCAAGCAGTGGATGTGCCCGAGGCGGCCAACCGACATGATCGAGCCGACCGGCCCAAGCCGGCTACAAGCCACCGACAGAAAAGAGTGCCAGCGCGAACGAAATATGTGCGCGGTGCAAGCACGACAGTGTCGCGGGTGCAACCAAGCCGACCGCGAGCGCGAGTTTATTGTTGTTTACGGCCCGTGCATAACATTCCTGGACCATTCGCGGTCGCGCTTCTTTTTGTCGGCGGCTTGTGGCAGGCTTGAGGCGGTTGACTCGCCCCTTGGCCGCGCTGGTTAGCCGTTGCCCAGCCTTGGCCACGGCAGAAAGGCCCGACCGTGTTTGCGGGCGCCGTCGACGATCAAATCCCCCACGCTTTGTCGGGCGGATGCGACCATGTCGTCGTCGTCGCCATCTCGCCGATCGCCGCTGTGTCAATCTCTATCGGGACGGTGGTCGTCAGTGGCGCGTCCAGGCACGAGGCAGAAAAGGCGCCACGGCCCACAATCCCTTTTGCGGTGTGTGGGTAAAAAGGCAGCGGCGCATGCGCTCCGGCCAAGCAGGATGAGGGCGCGTGCACAGACACAAACAGGAAAAACAAAGAGACCGACAAAGGCCCAGAGAGAGGTCACGACCCTGTCCGGGAGAGGGGGGGGGGGTGATCGTCGTCCGCGGGCCGTCGACAGACTCGACAAGCGCGCTCTTTTGGCCAATCCTTGGTTCGGTCCCCGTGCTCGGTACCGGGCAAAAAATACGTTGCTCCTGCCTTTTGTTTGGCGGGTGGAACCGGGACCGCGCGCAGGGCAGGCCGCGCCGTCGGGCCACCACGGCAAGCCCAACAGGAGGGACCGCGGTCCCTTTTTCTGTGTCCCAATATTTCCCCAACAGTAGATACCGAAAAAGAGCAGACTCATGCCCAAATGGCATAGGCTCGTGTGTCTATGCGCGATTGGCCGCGACGATCCATTTTTTCTTTTTGCAGCCAGACAAAAATGCTCGGTCTGTCGGGTAGGCGCTCTGGCCTTTGTCTGTGTGCCGCTACCCCCGCGCGATTGCTCTTGTACCTTGGGACGATTCCGTAAAGGCCACCCAAAGAAAAACACAAGATTGATAAAAAAAAAGGGGACGAGAAGAAACTCTTTTTTTTTCCGACAGCATGGAGTTTGGCAAACCTTGGCGACGATCGTGGCGGCGGCAGAGATCCTCGTCTTTGGCCGCAAGGCTGTCGGTCCGCCTGAAGCGGCCGCGGGAGCGCGCACCCGCCCCTTTGCCGCTCTGTCTCACCGCGCGCCGGCGTCGAGATCACCGCGCCGTCACACGCATCCTTCCGCCCGAGGTCCTGGCCGAGGTCGCTCAATGCGCCGACGACGGCAGCATCGGCGCGTGCATGCTAGCGTCACGCAACCTGGCCGCGGCCTTTGCCCACGAGGCCGCCCGGCGCCGCGCCTGGCTGGCGCAGCCACTGCACCGAATGGCTGCGCAGGGCGACATCCGAGGTCTGGCATGGGCGCGCCGGCGCGCCCGCGCTCAGGATCGACCGCACTTTTGCTTTTCCAGGGCGTGCTTCCACGCGGCAGCCGGCGCCGGCAGGCTCGCCACACTTGAGTGGCTCTATGCCGACCAACGACGGCACGGGGCGCTCGCCTGCTGTTCGACCACGTACGTCCTGTGCAAGGCCGTAGAAGGCAACCACGCTGACGTGGCCGCGTGGGTGCTCGACGCCATGGGTCCGCTCTGTTCCGTGTCGCACGCTGTCTCCAAAGCCGTGCTGCATGGTGCGACGGATGCGCTCGCCGTCATCTGTCGACACGCCTGCGGTGAAGATTGTATCCGCGAATGCTCACGCAAGGACGCCACGGGTGTTGCCATGCTCGAATACCTCGACCGGCGCGGTCTCCTCGATCCATGCGACATTGCGTCGCTCCTCCAGGCCTCGAACCCCGTACACCTTCGTGTGCCGCAGGAATCGGCTATAGCGTCCATAGAGTGGCTGTGTCGGAGCGCCTTTGGCGATCGGTGCGACTGGAGCCTACCCGATGTTCGCCGCGCTCTGTCCGCGGCGCTGTGCGAGTCAGAGACGCACGACGCCGAATGGCGCCGCCTCGTCGAGGCCGCCATTCCACGCGTCCACGCCGACGACCTGTGGACAGACCTACTCTTTGAAGCGGCGACGCGCGGCGCCGTCGACGTCGTCGAGCGCGCGTGGCCTCTCGCAACGGCAGACGCGTGCGCCGTCGGCGACGTGGCGGCTCACGGCGGCGCCGCAGACGTCATCGACTGGCTAGTGGCAAACGGCCATGCGGCGCTGTGGGACAGCGGCCTCTCGTGGACGCAGGAGGCGGCCATCGGGTTGCGCTGGGGCTTGGTCCATCGGCTCTATGTTGAAAGCGCGGCATCGGCGCCGCGCGTGGATGACCATGATCTCTATGGCACGGCGTCCGTGATCTATGGCTTTGCCATCGAGGCGTGCGACGTCGATGCGCTGCTGCGGCTGAGGGTCGTGTGTGCCGACGTGCTCGGCGCCGAGCGCGAACAGCGCGCCTTTGGCGAGGCGCTGTCTGACCCTTGCATTGGCGCACGGTTCCACAGCGCAGACGTCGAGGTCTACCTATGCACGCACGCCCTCGACAAGATCGCCCTCCCGAGGCGGCTGGCGCCGGATCTCGCCTTTGCGCCCGACGATGTGTTTGTCACGCTGCTGGCCGCCGTACCGCAGATCACCTTTTGCCGCTCTCTCATCAAGTCGCTGTGCAGGCGCGGGCGAGAGCACATTGCCGTCATGATGCTGACAGCGCGGCCCGACGTTGCCCGCACCATCCTCTGCTGGCCGGGAGCGCCAGAGCGCGTGTGCGCCCTCTTGAGGCCCGACTGGGGCCAAGCCGACAGGCTACGACACCGGGCGCTTTCGGGCGCATCCGGCGTGCGCGCCGCAGTCGCCGAGGCCGTCGCATCGGGGCGGGGCGCGTGTGATCGACTGCTCGGTGCCTTTGCCACAAAAAGCCTCGGCGACGACATCATCGACGCCGAGGCCGGTGCCTTGATTGCTGCGTGTTCGCCCAAGCGCCTATGCGACGCTGGCGTCGACGCTTTGTGCAACGGCCGACTCGCCACGGGGCGTCGCCTGCTGGATGAGGCCGCGCGCCGCGGCCATCTGCCCGAGGCTAGTCGATTGTCGACCGCGTTCTGGCGGCTGGAACACGCGAGCGGGTGGTCGCGCGACACGACCGTCGACCAGGCGTCGACGTACGAAATCGCGGCGTATATCAGCACGCTGCGCTCCGGCTCTCTGCGCGATGTCTGTGCGGCAATGGAGTGGATCGGCCACGGCGACGTCGCCCGCGGTGTCGCGGTCCTGGGAGACGCACCGCCCGAGTCATTGAACCCCAACAAGGTCGCATCGGCGCTCCGGTTCGGACTCGCGGCAGGTCACCTCGACGGCTTTGCCCACATGATGTCCCGCGGCGATGCATGGGCTGCCGCTCTCTCACGCGCCGTGCCAGGGCTGGCCGACACCATGGCGCACAGCGCGCGCGATGCTGATCGACGCGCACGTAGATGCATCGTCGCACTCCCCGAGTGATGGTGGATCGTGAGATCCATGAATGCACACGGGGGAGAGGGGTTTGGTGCCGTCCAGTGATCCGCTCTCGTCGCAGCCACGTGTCGCGCCCTATACGACTCGGCAAACGGGCGAAAAAAAAAAGAAAACTCATTGTGTGTGCGCGTGCGCTCACCGTGCCGTCGCGCCATTGAGCCGCTTCCGTGGTGTCGCCCAAGGGTGCGGTGCGCGCAGCGCCTAGTGTTTGCGGTTCGGTTGACCGTCGCCTAATCAACACAGAATTGTTTAATAATGAATCATAGGAATCAAACAATCCGTCTAACATTCTGGATTCGAGTCGTCGGTTAGCCGATCCGCAAGCACTGGGCGCCGCACGACGAGCATGCCCAATTCGCCACAGCCCACCGAGAGTATCCCGCCCAGCGTCGCCCATCTGCTGTCATCGTGATCGTGCCCGCCGCGCGCGCGGCGCTGCCTTGCCCCATGCCTGCGCTCATGGCCGACTCGATCGGGTGCTCTTTGGTCTTTTTCACGCCTTGTCGCCTTGGCCACGTGTCGGTGCAAATGGCAACAGGCAACGCAGACCGCAAAGAAAAAAGTGCAGCCCCACCTTTTTCATCGGCACGAAAAAAAACCGCGCAGTCTAATTCCCACCATCCTCCCTTTAGAATAGTGCGAAATATTGGAGTTTTTTCTTTTTTTTCCTGACCACCATTTGTTTGCGATTCCCTTTTTTTCTTTCTTGTGTGTCTCTGTGACGCCCGCCGAGTGGACGCCGCGCGGTCGCCTCGACCGAAAACAAAACTGCCACTCGCAACAAAAAGATCAGTCTGCATTCCTGAGCGCAAAAAGGCGACGCACTCTGCAGGCGGCCTGGTGGGGACGCCAGACCGATCGTGTTTGTCCGCGTGCACTTTGCCGTCGCGCGCCGCGCAGCGCGGCCGACCCGGCGGCTGACCGCGAAACATGCAGCACCAAAAACACAACAATAAAAAATAAAAAAGATAAATCCACCGGCCTCTTTTTTTGCCTTTTGGGCGAACCGGGCATCTGCCCGGTTTGCCTGATCCGCCAAAAAAGGACATAGCAGCGCAGACCGGTCTTTTCTAAAAATGTCGACAAAATGAAAACGATTGGTGGTCTCGACGGGGGCAGTCGCGGATAGGTCGACGCGCCCACGCGAGCCTCTCGGTGGCGGGGTTCAAATGTCGCGGGCGATCTACCTCTTTTTCACTCACCTGCCTTGACTCGCACGTCTCGTCGGCACGCAACCAGCATCAGCGACCAAAAAACAACGACGACAACCAAGCCTCAAGGCCTCAAACAAATTTCAACTCGGTCTCTGTAAAAAACTCGAGAGGTTTTTCCCCATCGAACATGACTTGTCCGCCGACCTCTGCCATCCCCGTGCCGTGCGACCCATCCAAACTGAAGGTCGCGTCTCTGCCGGCCGACCTCTTTACGAGGCTGTATCCGTGGATGAGCGCCGGCGACGCCTGCCTCTACGCCGCCGTCGACCGCCGCCTGGCCGAGAGTGCCGAAACATTGCCGCGGGACACCAACAAAGGCATCCTGCGCCGTCAGTGGACCGCCGAACCGTTGGTCGGCGCCGACGTCGGCACTGTACTGGTCGACCTCGGATCGCTGGTGTACCTGGTACACGACGATTTGCTGGTCGGCCGAATCGTGAGGGGCATCCTTTTCGATCGTGCTGCGGCATTTGACTCGCGCACGACTAGGGGGTACGGGCATCGACTCGTACTGTCGATCGCCGCCGGCAACCGCCGCGAAATCCGCTTTCGGGTCGAACACATCCGTCTAGTTGTCGGCCGCCCAGAATCCGAGCATCCCTGCGGCACGGGCCTGACGGTGTTGTCTGACGGCGTGACCCGAACGGCGCGACAGGTGGCGCTCGCCTTTGAAGTTGACCGCGGCCTCGCGACCGTGCCGCACGACTGGGCCACGCCGTCAGACACGCTCGTCGACGGCGCGGTCCGTACGCCCGTCGATCAGGGCACGATCGATCTTCACGTGCGCTACATGATTGCCGAGGCCCACCGTCGCGGCGCGCGCTATGCTTCGGTGCCCGGTCGCGTGACACTCTCGATCCACGACGCCATTGGCACCGACGACAGACCGCTGCTCTCTTTTATTGTCAGACACGACGATGACGCCGACAATGACAAGAATGGCCGCGTCTCTACCAAGGCCGGTAGGACAAAGGCGGCACGCGACCCTCTTGTTTCACAGCGATCGGCAGATTGTACCAGTTTAGGCGGGGCACCCTCGTCGCCGCACTGCCGTCGTCGCGCGCAAGCCACTCAATGGCAATCGATCCGCGGGACCACCAACGAGGACGACGATAACCAAAGCGATCACGCGTACGACACACTGTCTGACGCAGACAATGACGACAAGGAGACGACTGTGCGCACCGAGCGCCGGCGGTGGGTGCCGTGCGGTGGCCGGGCCCTCTTTGCCTCGCACCGCGCGTCACCGTCAAAGCACAACGTGGATGCCGATGGCAGTGGCGACGACCGAAAGAATGTCGACGCCGAGAATGCGACCCTCGGCGAATGCGAGAACCGCCCTGGTCGTCCGAAGCGTGATGATGTGCCCTCGTGGCCAAAGTCAACGACGACGGCCGCCCCGTCCACACAAACGGCCGCCGACATTATCGCGCTCTATCCCGACCTCACGACAGAGCAGGCTGCGCGCGTCTTTGCCGCCTCGGCACAACTCGGCGAGGTACCGCACACGTGGGTGGCCGTCGAGGCCTTTGGCCGAGGCCGCTGCATGGCAACCTCGCTGCGTGCTTGTGCCGCGGCCATGGTGCGCGTCAAGGCCGACTATGAGGACGACTGGCATGGCGGACGCTGCGTTGTACTGGCACTGGGCAACGCGCGCGACACCATCCTCTACCGCGTTGTCGGGGGCGCGCCCAAGGCCCGATCCCAGACCGACGACGATTTGGCTGCACTCTACGCACACCTATCGCCGATCGAACTCGTAGGGCTGTGCGCCATCAACCGCGCTCTCAAAGACATGCCTCGCGTATGGGTGGGGGGTGGCGGCGACCGCTACCCGCACCGTGTCTCTCTCGGACACGGCGGACCGCCGGTGACTGCCACCGTCGAGGCCGTGCGTCGACTTTGTGATCACGCCAAGGCGTCGCATGTCGTGCTCGCCCTGGGTCGCACGCCTACTGGCGCCCTCACGCTCGACTATGGCGCCGTCGTATCACACCCATAAAAACTTGCCTTGCGCCTTTTTTCTCTTGTTTTTTTTGCTTTCAATTCGTCATTTAAAAATCGCGATTGTACCGCGATCGTGTCGCCCCATCTCTTTACACGCCCTCTGGGTCGAGGTGCCATTTTTTTGCTGCCTCCTTTTGCGATCAATGCCACGACCAACTCAAGGGCACCTACACCGCCGGCGTCCCGCACGGCGTGGTCACGCACGAGGGCAGACGGCGTCTCTGAGTTTTGCGGGGCGCCGGACCGTCGTGCGGGTGCGGCGCTCTCGATCGATTGAACGAGCACCGTCGCCGCCACCGCCACAAAGACGACGCCGCGCAGGCGGACCACGTCCCAACGGGGCGACGAGAATTGTCCAAGCCGAAAAAAAAAGAGTCATCGAATAGAGACAGCCATTCAATCCGCGTGTCGTATTTAAACACACAGAGTCGCCTGTCTCTCTTTTCTTTCCTCGCTCTTGCTCCCGGTCCGTACCCAGAGTCAACACCAGACAATGAACATGACGACGGCGACAGCGGCAGCCGACGGAAAGGATTTGGCGCGCCTCTACCCGTGCCTCGACGTCGACAGCATAGGGCGGCTGACAGCGATCGCCACGGCCCTGGACGGACGTGTGCCCTACAAGTGGGCGCCCACGGGCACCGGCCTTGAACGGAGCGTGCTGTTGTCGGATGGCGTCTGCAAATGCGCGACATTTATCGCCTGGGTCTATTCCGTGGTCGTCGTGGGCGATCGGCCGTGGTGCGTGCGCATGGGCGTCGACGCCCATGACCCGCACACGTTACGCTTTGGTGTGTTTGTCGAGCACGACGACGCTGCGATGGTGACCCCGCCACATGTGGCGCTCGCCAGAACAGGTGCGTCATCACCATCGCCGGCCGGGCCCGCGGCCGGAACACCGGTGATCGCTGCACAGTCTGTCGACGACATTGGGCGGCTCTACCCGTGGCTCTCGGCGGCCGACCTGATCAAGGCGTCGGCCCTCCACGACGCGCTCGCGGATGTGCCTCACGCGTGGGCGATCCACGCGCCCGATGGCCCGCTGGTGGACGACGGACGTTTTTGCGACAGCGGCATCGATGCGATAGCCGCCGCCGTGCGTCAAAGGCACTGCGGGTGGCCCGACCCGTGCCGTTCGGGGCCGGTGATCCTGGCGCTGACGGCCTCTGTCGATCGAACCAGTGGGCGCACGCGCACCGGGTTGTTGTTTGGGCCGGCAGACGGTGCCTCGGGCGACCGTCGCGTCCCCGGCCGAATCGCAAAAGTCGACCGGGAGCGCACATATAGGTTTTTCAGCGCGGGAGACATCGAGGAGCCAGAGACGCCGATCGTGCTGGGCGCACCGCGCCGTAGGATCGCAACGCCGCAACCGGGACCGCTTCCCGACAGCGTCGACGTCGAGGCGACCGCCACTGGCGCTGTGGTCCTTGGGGCCGGGTCGGCTGCCGGTCGCGCTACACAGGGCGCCAACAAGGCCGCAGACGACAAGGACAAGGCCGCAGACGCCGACTGTGTCGGTTCAAGGTCGTCTGTCACCGCCGCTAGTCAAAGCAGCGGCGACGTCGCCGTGCCAGCGGGATTCGAGGCGCTGGCCAGGTCGCCGGCAAGAGGCGGCACGGTGGCGTGGGTGTGCGCTCTTGCGCACGGCCTCGGCGACGTGCCCATTGAATGGACAGAGACGCGCCTCGCCACCGACATTGTGCTTCACATGTCGACCCCGGCCGAGGCTGCCTCTATGGTCGTCGATGCCACATACCGTCGCGGTTGCAGCGCCAATACAAAGTTGGCGCGTGCCGTGCTCGGTATCGATGACGATGCCCTCGGGGGGCCCTTGCTTTTTTACCGCATCAACATCGAGGCATAGACTACCGCGGGCTCTACAGACTCTTTCGCGTGTCGCCCATATGCTCTTTTTTTTTAACCACGCGATGACTATTGTTGCGTCTCTTTTTTTTCTTTTCTTTTTTGCGCGGTGGTGATCGCCGCCGGGTGGCGCGCTTTGCGCCGTACATCTTGTCGGGCGCCCGTCCGGCGCACTCGACGCGCTCGTGTTTTTTTTGGGACCCTGTGTCGCCTTTTCGATGGACCGTCGTGCATACGAGGGCACCAATACACCCCCACATAAAATACATTTTTTTCTCAAAAAAAACAGAGGGATAACCAGTCGGCCGCGAGTTGCTTGCGCCCTTGTTCCGGTCGCCGCCGCGGTTGTGTGTGCACCAATGAAAAATGCGCAAGGCCGCGGCGCCGCCCGACAAGCAGCAGCGACAACCAGGATAAGGCAACAACCATCGCGGCACTTGCAACTACTCAGCCGCGTCCCCGCGAAACAAAAAAAGAATGCACAAGGCAGCCAGGCCCATGCGCCCGAGGCCAACGCAGTCCCACGACGATTGCGACTGCGGCGGCCTGGCGTGCAGGATCCTGCTGACTCTGGTGTGCGCCGCGCTCTTTCTCTTGTGTACCTTTGCGCTCTACTCGGCATTTTACGGCGCCCGCGACGCCAACGACTACTATGGCGAATGCGTCCGCGTCACCACTGAAAGGCAGGCGGGGCCCAAGTGCGCCGGCAGCATCAAGGTCGATTGTGCCTTTGCGCCGCGCCGCTCGTGTGCCATGTCGACCCTCGGGTTCATCATCGGCTCCATCTTTTTGTGGGTCCTTTACGTCTTGCTCCTGCCCGTGCTCGCACCGTTTGCCGTGTACGACTGGATCGCCGCCGCCGCTGCTGCCGCTGCGAGTTGAACCCCATCAAGAACCCCTCTCGGGCGCGTTGTCTCTCTCCTTCTTTTTTTTCCCTCGATCTGTCCGACCAAAAGGGCCCTGTGGTCCGACATATTACAAAAAAAAAAAGAAAACAAAATCTCTAGCACACAAAAAAAAGGCGTGCGATTGACGGTGGAGGCGAGTGTGGCGGCTAAAACACCTAGACTTCCATGGTCGGCGTCTTGGCCGTGCCCAAGGCGATAGATGATTTTTTTGGCCGTTGGCCCGGCGTCAGGCGCAACCGGCGCGCGCCAAAGTCACTTTCTTTTTTTTTTTCCTGCAGCCCCCACCAGCCGCCGCGGATGTGACCGCATTGCGCACACGCCGAATCGTGTGCGGTCACAAATGTCAGCATAAAAAACGCACCAATCGGAAGAAAGGCCACGGGGCCTCGAAAGATGCTGCGGGGCGCAAAGCGTCCGCGTGCAGAATGCGCGCTGTCGGCCCACACCAACGAGCAAACCCATCGCACAAGCAGCGAGCCTCGCCAGAGAATTCTCCATCGGCAATAAAACCAAAAGACAGAACCAAAAAAACAGCACGCCCGTTGGTCTACCGTCAGAGGCATATCGACAGCGGAAAAAAAAGGGCGCCATCGACAGAGCACGACCAGGGCGACGCTCGACGACCGGACCGTCGCTCTTGCCAAAGGAGCCCAGAGACGGCAACCTTGCGCCTGCCGTGTCTTTTTGCTCGTTCTTTCTGGGGTCGGGTCCCTTTTGCGGCGACGGCGGCGGCGCGGTAGATGTGCACCATAGACGACCTACCCGACGAGGTCCTGCTCGCGATCTTTGATCGTCTCGACTGTGGCGACTTGTACGCGGGCGCGGGCATTGTCTCGGTTCATTGGCGCAACGTCGCCGGCGACGTCATTGCGCGCGCCGAGCCCGTGTGCGCCCGGCGCGCGCGTGCGGCCGATCCCGGCGGCGTCGACTATGTCGGCCCTTTTATCGCCAGCGTGATCGGTCAAGCGGACGCCGACTGGCGTCTCTACGCGCACGACGCGCAATGCCGGTGGCGCGCGCACGCGTGCATCCGTGCTGCGCGCCAAGATCGAATCGCGATCCTCGACGTGCTGTGCCGCATGCTGGCCCATCCGTGGGTGCCCGGCGCGTGCATCGAGGCCGCGTCGCACGGCCGTCTCGGCGTGTTGGCCTATGCCGCCACGCACAGGCGCCCGTACGATCGCGCCGCGTGCGAGTCTGCGGCCGCGGCCGCCAAACAACACGTGGTGCTCGACTGGCTGTGGGACGCGCAGCCGCCCACGCGCGACAGCGCCGACCGCGCCGCCGAATCGGGCGATATCGCTCTTTTGCGTCTGCTGCAGGCGCGCCGATGTTCGAGAGGCAAGAGCACGATGGCAGCGGCGGCCCGCGGCGGCCACGTCGACGTCGTCCGATGGCTCATGCGTCATCGCTGCCCGTGGGACGACACGGCCATTCTCGCCGCCGCCCGAGCGGGCAACAGAGACGTGCTCGGATTGTTGCTCGCTCAGCGCGACGGCCGCCTCTTGCCCGAGACCGTCGAAGCGGCCGTCGTCGGCGGGGACACCGACTGTCTCGATCTCTTGTGGGCACGATGTGTCGCCGTCGGCCGGACCGACTCTGATTCAAAACTCGCTGTGGCGATCCCATGCCGACCCGGCCGGAGAGGCGTCGGAGCCACCGACGAGACCCCGCAAAAGGCCGGCACTGACGACAATATCGTTGCGCTCTACGGCTCGCATTGGGTCGCCCTGGCTGCGCGCCACAAGGACACGGCCGTCTTGGACTGGCTCTGCAGCCGCGGGTGTGCGCCGACACCCGACGCCATGGCTGTGGCTGCCGCGGCGGGCAATCTGGATGCTCTTGATTGCCTGCGCCGACGCGGATGCATGTGGGGCGCACAGACGACCGCGGCAGCAGCCGCACACGGGAGACTCGACATGCTCGACCATCTCTACCGGCAAGGTTGCCCGTGGGACGCGACAACATGCACGGCAGCGGCCGCGAGCGGTCACATTGAATGTCTCGCATATGCGCGCGATCGGGGCTGTCCATGGGATAGCCGGGTCTATGTGGCCGCGGTTCAGTGCGGCCATGTTCGCGTCATCGAGTATGCCCACGAAAACGGCTGCCCGCACGGTCGCGCCGTGTGCGAGGCCGCCTCTGCGACAGTGGCAGCAAAGGGGACCCTGCTGGCCGACGCCGTGCAATTTGTGCAGCGCGAGGTGTGCCGCCACCGCGCCGGCCGTTGTAGTCTCAAACCCAAGGCACGCCGTCATCGCACACGATCGCCGTCGCTACAATCGGTACTCCCGCGGGCTTCCTGCCCGATCCACCCCTCTTTCACGCAAATGACCGCGTCGGTCTCTTGTTGTTTTTTGGCGACCGCCGCTCCTTTGCCTCTTTTGGTTTATCTCTCTTTTTTTTTCCTGATCATTCTACTGCCGATGTGTCGCAGCAGAGGAAGGCAGCGTGCTTGCTCTCGTGAGATCACTCAACCCTCGGGGCAGACTGTGCGGATCACACCGGGCTGATCAAGCCGAGGCAACGCGCGCCAACGGACCGCCAAAAAAGGACAGGCGTCCATTTTTTGCGCCGCCACGGGCACAAGACGACAAAAAGGCGCCTTTTGTCTTTGTCTCTTTTTGCCTTGTTTAAATAAATATACAGAAAAAAAGAAAGGTTTCGGTGGCATGGGCCAGAGATTGTGGATGGCATTGGGGCGCTGCATTCTGGCGACCACCAACACAGAGCCAAAACTTTGCCGATGGCAACTCGGTCGCCTGGCTCGCGGACCCGTCGCCTCTTTTGCTCGGCCAAATCGGCGGACAAGTTTTTGAGAAACCAAGCACACAGGTTGGGCAAGTATTGCCGCCGCCTCCCAACCGGCGCGGCCCATTGGACGGGAGCCGAACCGCGACTGAAAAGAAGCACAAAAATAGGCCTTTTTTGGTTTTTTCAAATTGCGCTCGGTTCAGTCGGCGGGCGTGGCTTTCAGGTTCCTTTTTTTGTGTGTGTTTTTTTTTCAATATCGCCCCAACATGCCCTGGCGCGACGGGCGCATCCACCGGGCCGACATCCTGCTGGTTTTCAAAAAAAAAAGTGTGCGCCACATTTCGGTTGCGGTCTCGGATCGCCGCTCGCAAAGAAAAGAGGGACGCCCGAGTTGCCTTAAATCTGGCGGCAGAATCGACCAATTGACCAATCTGCCGCCAGATTGGCAGAGCGCGCTGCGCAAACAATAGGTCGGCAAAGAAACGGCCTCTGCAAAAAAAAAATAAGTGGAGATCACAGCGCCCCGCGCGTGGCGGCGGAAAGGCGGCGTGCGCGCCCTGTCGACTTTTTCGTGGCACCGAAAGGAAAAAATAAAAACGCAATTTTAGAGAGAAAATACACAAGAAAAAAAGACAAAAGACAACTGCATAGAAAAGGAAATAGTCTACATAAAAAGGCTATTGGCAGTAGACAAAAGCATAAAACCGCGCCGACATTTGACTGCTATTCATTCCCACAAGGAAACCGAGCCATAGGCAAAGAGACCAAGAACCCGAGAAGGAAAAGATTCAACCAAACCATGTCCGCCCCCATCGCTATTTCCAAGCGCCGCCTGGCCAAGAGGACCAAGCGCGCCTCGGGCGCCGTCGCCACCACCGCCACCACCGACGACGGCCCTTCTGTCCACGACTCTTTCTACGTTCTCTTTCCGCAACGCGAGGCCGCCGACACGGTCCAAGACGAGGCCGCCCCCGCCCAGGAGCCGTTTGCCTTTAACGACGACGACGACGACGACAACAGATCCATGGATGTCGACAAGGCCGCAACCAATGTCGCCGCCGCCGAGACCGGCACGGACGATGCTTTGGCCCTTGTGCCGCCCGCCGCGTCCACCACAATGACGACGCCGTCGGTCGACGCGCCGCCGCCGCCGCCGACCAACGATGGCGCGGAACACGTCGACAACACTGACGCGCCGATTCACGACTCGGTAGAGTCGGCTCTGATGTCGGCCGAGGAAGCCTCTACAGAGTCGCCCGACCATACTGCCGTTGTTCCCCATGCCACCCTGCCGGCCGTCGAGATGATCACCTCTCTGGTGCCCTCTGCTGACGACGCTATGGATCAGCAACAAGATTCTCGGTCGCCCAACAACAAACGGCCTCGGCAAGATGACTGCAGCGAGAGCGATGTTTCCAGCGACGCCCATGACACCAGCACATCCACCGAGACCATCCGCGACACTGCCGAGCACGACCACGACGACGAGCCAACAGTGGCGCTGCCCCTCAAAAAGAGAAGGAGGATGCTCGTTCCCGAGGACGACAGCGAGGCCAACGACAATGCTGCCGAGACTGTGTCCACCGCCGATGGCCAGCGCAACACGGGCGACGACGGCGATCGGGCAGAACTCTCGGATACCGCCGAGGAATCGACTGTTGGCGAGCCCCGCGCCACCAACATGGACGTCTATCCGAGCGCCGTGCGACAGTTGGGCATTACTCGCCTCGCTACGGTTATCGGGTACATGACGGCCCTCGTCGGCGGCGGCCACTGTCAGTCGTTTGACGTGGGCACTGCTGGGCCGTCGGGTCGGCCGGCCTTGAGAACATCGCGACGCCTCGACTGCACAGACGACGGACGACGCTTTGTGTGCGGCGTCGACTGGCACCTGTATGGCAGCGACAGCGCGATCAAATGCGCCCTACCGCGCGAATCGACCGTGTCGGGCAAGGGCACCGCCTTTGACCCCTATGTCGCGACCATCAGGAGCGCCGTCGCCACGCCCGCGATCGTCGAGCCGCTCTATGACGACTGGGCGCCATCTGTGTTTGACCAGCGACTCGCGCGTCCACAGGACAAGATCGTCTTGCGGTTTGCCCTGACCAACCGGGCCGATCGCGACAAGGCCTGCGCGCCCCTGGCGTGTCTCTTGGACGACGGCGACGCTACCTCGGCGGGTCTGCCGCCGGCCAGACAGCGCGTGTCGGTGCACATGGACGCTGTCTGGCGGCGGCTGGCCGCGCATCCGCCCATGTTCAAGGCCGCAGCCGAGTATGCCGAGCAGTATCGTTCTCTGGTGGCCTCGTCTGCCGCGGCGGCTCCCCGAGCGGTCACCACATCCTCGCCGGCGTCACCCCTGACCGCCGTCTCGACGCCCATCGCGGTCTCGTCGTGACCCCCCCATGGTTTTGGATTTTACACATTTTTTATCAAAAAAAAAGCAAAAGAGTTTTGCAAAACACAAATCGTCGGGTCCTTTTGCATGTCCACACAACTAGCCCACCCGACGGCATGCGCGGATGGCGTGAGAGCCACACAACAACAACAACACAAACGGAATGCACACAAGGCGCCGCAGCCCCTGTGGCACAAAAGTCACGCCGCTCAAGAATCGCCCAACAGACGGATGGTCTTTTCGTTTTTTTTTCTCATTTTTTGTTGTGGATAAATCAAAAGGCGCACCGTCGCAGCGCGGCCGCGAATGCGAGTCCGTCGTCCTCTGCCTTTTCGGCGATGACCGCCCTTTTTGTCTGTGCACCTTTTTTTTTCGCCGGGTTGCCTCTGTTTTCGTCCCCGCGACCGTCTGGTCGAGCGCGGGCCGACGCGCCCGCCGCCTTCTTTGTGTCTCCTTCTCTCCGCCTTTTCCCCCTTTCCTTCCCCGCCGGTCGTGTGCACAACCCCAAGGCAATCGTTGCGACCATCTTTTCCTGTCAATGTCGCCGGTTTCGGCGTAATAATAAAAAACAACAACAACAACGACAACCAAGGGCCGGATGGGTCCTGCGTGCGCACGCACACAGAAAAAAAAAGGACGGGGAATCAGGCTGGGCGGCAGCGCGCGCAGCGGCAGCGCAGGTCGCCCGCTGCCACGATCTTGCTGTCGCCATAGGCGTCTGCGAGGCACAGACCAGGCACATTGTCCACTAGCCACTGCGCCGAGCAACCGTGGAACCGACCCGAGCCGGCAACGTCGTCGACGGCCGCCTGGATGACGTCGAGCGCCGCCGCCGAGCACAGGATCTTGAGAATGTCGGTTCGGCCGCCGACGATGGCGAGCCTCATCGCTTCGACGTCCACCAGGGCGCCCTCGTCGATGAGTTGGGCGACGAGCGGCATGTCGGGGCGGTCGCATGTCGCCATGGCGGTGGCCACCGCATTCCACTGATCGAGCGGCGCCATGCCGACGCGGTGGAGCAGCAGCACCGCCGTGCGGTGGCCCAGCCGCAGGGCGTGGCGCGCCGCACCCACTGTGAGCAGCCGGCGCGCGTCGGCCCGTGTCAGCATCCAGCCGATTACTGCGGGCGAGCCGACGGCGGCGTGGCCCAGGCGCGGTTCCGCCCACCCGTCGAGCGGCGGCCCTGGCGGCTCCTCGCCGGCGATCCACCTGAGCACGCGCACCTGGTTGTGTCGCGCGGCGGCGAGCGCGATGGCGCGTGTGGACACGATCGCGCCCAGGCGATGCGCATGGACGAGAGCCTCGACGTGGCCCCGCTCGGCCGCACGGGCAAGAACCGCGGGCGACAGCGCCGAGTCCAAGGGCTTTCGAATGCGCGCACACGCCCAGCGGACCACAGAGGCGTGTCCGTGCTCCAGCGCCGTCTCGATCGAGGACAGGGTGGGCGGCGGCGCGGCGCGGCATCCTGCCGCCGAGAGCCAGCGGATGACGTCGACGCGGCCGCACTGGACGGCGATCTTTCCCACGTCGACGGGGCACGCGCACTGGGCCTGGGCGCCCTCGCACGACAGCCCGTGCAGGGCCTCGACGACCGACACGGATCCGGCGCGTACCGCCCGCTCAAACAGTTTGGGCAGGCGCTCGGCCAACACCTTGCCCGTCGAGCGCATGGGCCAGTGGTCGAGCAAACACCGGACCAGGTCGCCGCGGTCCGCTTCCACCGCCATGCCCAACGCTGCCGCCAGGTGGACTTCGGTGCGCGTCGGGCGCGATGGATCGCCACCAAAACACCAGAGCGCCTCTGTGCGCGCCGATATCTTGTCGACTTTTGCCCAAGCCACGACGGTGCCGTCGCACGCAGCGGCGGCCATCGCGTCGTCCTCGATAATCGAGTTTGAGAGCGCATCGCCGTCGCCGTGGTCGTCGCCACCGCCGTCTGGACGGTCGCGATTTGCGTCCTGGCGCGGGAAGCGGAAATAGCCCCGGTCCGGCGCGCCGCAAGACGGATCGGCGTTTGTGATGTCGCCGGCGACACAGAGCCACCGCGCCACGTCGAGATGGCCGCCACAGACCGCGTCGCACAAGAGGCCGCGTGCCGCGTGTTTCCACAGACGATCGTCCATACCGACGCGTGCCCCGAGGCAGAGCACGGCAGGCAGCGAGGCACCGGCGGCGATGGCGCGCCTCACGACCCCGATGCCGATGCGGTCGGCCACCTCGACGACCAGCGGGCGCACGAGTAGGTCGGCGTGGGCGAAATAGACCGCTGCCATGTCGCGCGCCTCGTCGACATGCGAAAAGATGGCGGCGCGCACCTCCACGGGCAAGTCGGCCAACTGTATGTGCGCGATCGCACGCGTGCCTTCTGTCTCCTCCTCCTCTACCATAGGCGTCCCTGCGACGTCACCTCCCTTTGCAACGCGACAGGGCCTTTTGGCGGCGGGCCCACGCCCCGGCACACAAGACGATCCTTCTTGGAGGCGCCTCTTCATTTGCGCCGTCTCTGTCTGTTTGTTGTCGCACAGAGAATTCGATTGTGGCGCCTCAACGAGACAATCGCATGCCATTAGCCCCCGACACGGCCAATTGAAAACTCAGTGCCGCGACAAAAAAAAGCGGCAAAAAAGATCAGGGTTACGGATTTTTGGGCGACACTGCCTGCTGTATGGGTCCCGCCTTTTTTTTTCCAACTCGCGCTCGATGGCGGGGCCAAAAAAATTGGATGCGACTCTTTGGGTGTGCGCATAAAAAGGACGACCGTCCTTTGGCCGACTTTGGGACGGGGCGAGGACAATATACGCAAGAAAAAAAAAGAGAGGACCGACTTGGTGGGCGAGATCTTTGTGCGGCTGCCGGCACATTCCGTGAAATTGCCAAATCCTCATTGACGCGCCGAGAAAAAAAGAAGGTGGCATATTCTCCGACGCGCACACACACACACACACACACAGAGGATGAGACACCTTTGGGCGATTGCGTCTTTGGCCGACGACGCGCGATGGCCGGCCAAAAACAGTGTCTGGCTCTCTTTCTCACGACAAGAGGAGAGCGACGGATGCGCAAAAGAGGGGACCGACGGCAGAGTTTTTTTTTCGAGCCGCATCCCGACGTGTCGCTCGCGCGTCGACAGCACGCGCGCGATTAGTGCTGGGCAACGGCTATCCGATCGGCTAAAAATCGAGGATTAATCCTCGCACAGTAGCGACGTTGACACTGGAATACACGTGTTTTAGCCGATCGGCTGGCCGTTGCCCAGCATTACGCGCGATGGCGATCCCTCTTGCTCGCCACGACGGCGCTTGCTCCTGATCGGTTTTTTAAATACCTTTTCATTATGTCTGGTTGGAAAAAAAAGGACAGACTCAAAGCAAAACCAAATAAAATAAAAATACAAAAAATACAAAAAACAAAGAGGTCGAGACGGCGAATAAATGGCCAAGAGTTGTTTTTAGGGGGGAACAAAAAAGCCAGAGACAGATGGGGACAGAGGAAAAATCAAGGCGGTAGGCGGGGGGGGGCCTAGATGCGGTCGGCGACGAGATCGTACGAGGCCTGCCACAACTGGTAGGTGACGGCAAAGTTTTTGAGGGCGCCCACGTAATAGGTCTTGCGGTGGCCCTGGAGGGCCTCTAGCGCGGCATAGGCGCCGCCGGGACGGGCCAGTTCGGCGTCGGTAAAGTGCGGCTGGAAGGCGTGGAGCAGAAACTCGTCGACGGCCGTCGCGTTGGTCAGCAGGGACGCGGGCATGCGCGCCAACTGGTCGACGACCAACTGGCGCATGGCCGGCACCGAGATGGGCTCCTGCGACGTGGCCTTGAACTGCACGGGGCCATAGGGGAGGCCGCGCGTCAACTGCGTGACGGCCGGCAGGGCGGGCGTGCCAAAGGGCGACGTCGGATCGATGTTGAGCATGTTAAAGGCGCCGCCGTCGACCACGGGCCCGGCGGCGTCGATGGTGCCCGTAAAGTAGTAGCGCTGACGCACCTCCTTAAACACGCGGCGCTCGGCGGCGTCGAGGGCGAGCGGCTTCATGTTTGGCTCGGTCTGCGCATAGGCCACGATCAACTTGCCGCAGCGATAGGCAAACGAACCGGCGAGGCCGCCCGCGGGTGTCGACAGGGTGCCGCCGACGATGACGGGCAGCCGCGGCGAGTAGGGCCGCACGGCGATGAGGGTCTTGGCGTTGACCAGCACATTGTCGGCGTCGTCGGCCGTCAGGTAGGCGCGCATGCCGTCGTAAATGCCGCGGCACCCGTTGGCGACGACAAAGCCCGCATAGGGCACGGAAAAGATGCGCGAGATGGTGGGCGACAGGTTGAGCAGCGCGTACAGCGTGGTCAACTTGTCAAAGGCGCCGAGGCCGCCGCCCGACAGTTGCGGCACAAAGAGCGAGGGCACGAGCGGGCCCAGGTCGTGCGTGGCGATAAACTGCGAAAAGGGCACCAGCAGTTCGGCGGGCACCGGCGAGGGCACCTCGGCGCGGTCGATCCACGGATACGACGCGATGATGACCGACAGCCGATAGTAGGCGGCGAGGAACTCGGGCGTGGGCGGCGCCGGCGGCTGGAACCCGTAGGAGACGCCCTGGAGCAGGTTGACGGCATAGTTGGGCGTCGTGTCGGTGGTAAAGTCGAGCGGGTAGACGCTGCCGGGTCCGGCAAAGCGCTGCACGATCCCGACGCTGTCGATGGTCCACGGGCCGAGGCCCGCCTCGTTGGCCGCCGTCGTGTTGGCGAAAAACTGCACGCCAATGTCGATCCACGAGGGCATGCCGGGCGCCGGCGCGGCAAAGTCGACCGTGTCGCACTGCCCGCCGACCCGGTCGCCCGACTCGATCACCACGACCGACTGGCCGCGGTCCTTGGCAAACACTGCCGCCGACATGCCCGCGGCGCCGCCACCGAGCACGCACACGTCGCGGTGACCCGCCGCCAGGCGGAACTTGCCGCTGGCGTCGGCCGACGCCGTCAGCATCAACAGCACGGCGACGCAAGCGGCGCCCAGAAGCGCCGTTGCCTTTATCGCTCCATTCTTGCGCGACGACACGAAATGGCCGATGTTGTCCTTGGGTGCCATTGGGATGGGGATGGGGGAATAGGGGAGGGCGCTATCGATCCTCTTGCGCGACAATAGCAGATGTCTCTTTTTTTTCCGAGTTGTTTGGGTTTGACGTGCACGCGATTGTCGGGCAGGGCCGTCGATTGCGTCTGGATGTGTGCGCGAGACGGAAAACAAAAAAACGAAAAAAAAAAGAAAGAGCGGTGCGGGCAGGTCAGCAATGCGGGCACACAAAAAGGGAAAAAAACAGACGACGCCGCCAGAAAGAAAAAAGGGTCAGACGGGCACGAGTCTAGCGGCCGCTTTGCCCTAGGGGCGTGCCGGATCGGCGGCAGGCGCGCGCCCACACACCGGGCAGCGCACTGCAGGATGCGACATCGGCGCCGGGCGGCAAAAAAGGCATACCGAACAAAAAAACGGCACAAATTGTCCTGCGCACATCACTAATGCATTGCCTTTTTGTGCGTGTGTGTGTGTGTGTGTGCCCAGAGGCCGGCGCGTGCGACCCGCGAAAAAAAGCGCGGGCGGCACACAAGAAAAAAAGGACCGCCAAGGGGGATTCGCTCTCGGCGGCCCGCGCAGAGAAGGAGGCGCGCAAAGGCGCAGAAAAAAAAAGACAAAAGGGGGGCGGATTGTGTACGTTGAGGAGGGAGGAAAAAAGAGGAACCGGTCGGACGGGAGCAAAAGACGGAGCGCGTGTGTGCAAATGCGGATCGACGGTCTCTGTGCTGCTGGCGTATTTAAGGTCGAGCGCGCGACCACAATGCGCGGTGGCCCATAGCGACCTATCCCGTTCGACCGGAATACAGACGACCAATGGCGACGACATGTGCGCGGCATCGCGTCAGATGCCGTTTTCCCCCTTCTCCCTGGCCCCATGTGCGCGCGCGCGCGGAAAGTGCACGACGCCGTTTACGAGGGCACGACCGACGCGCTCCAATGAGAAAAAGGAATCCTTTGCATTGGCGGAATTTCGCTCCACCAGCAGGAGCGCGCGCTTTATTTTTTATGTCGACGGTCAACGGGCGCCCACGGACGAGGGGCGCGCGGTTGAAAAGGGGTGTGCCTCGGCGGTCGGCAGGTTATTGTTGGCACTACTGCACCGCCTCTTGTTTTCTTTTCCTCCTGCTCTTTGTTTCTTCTCTTTGGCCCGCTGCCGTCGGCATTTTTGGTGCCTCGCTGCAAGTTTCTTTTTTTTTCTTGCGCGCTCTTTGGTGCCTCGGCTCTTCCTTCCTCGATCTCGGCGCCCAACCGACACTTTTGTCTTTCTTCTTCTCTCTTCCTCTTTCGTCGCCCTTTCGACCTTGCGGCAGCGCGCGCGTCGAAAAGAAAAGGAGGCACGAAAGAAGCACGAAAGAAGCACGAAAGGGAGCGCCGAAAGTAAGACAAAAATATACGCAAGATCGCGAGGGAGAGAGAGAGAGAGCGACAACCGACCGAGCGCATCACGCGCACGCCCCCCCCCTTTTTCTGGACACTTTTTTTTTCTTTGACGAGCCTCTGCCATGTCTGCGAGCCTCGACACGGCGACCATGCACATCGAGTCGACCGACAATGCCGACCACGGCGACAACCACGATCCCTGCGACAAAACCCGCGACGACACCGATGGCTCGTTTAGGGAAAACGTCGGCGCAACCGTGCCCGACGGTGGCAACGGGCACGCGCCGGTCGACGCGGGCGATCCGCATCCCGGTGTCGACATCGGTTCCGCCGCCGCTGCCGCCACCCACGACGACGGCGACGACGACTATGACGGCACGGGGGCTTCGTATGCATCCCTCTTTGCCGTCGGCGGGCTCTTTTCCGAGTTTGTCGCCGATCACGACGAGGACTTTTGGGACAGCACCGACACGATGATGATGATGGGTGCCTCGACCTCGCTGGTGGCCACGGACCAGGGGCCTGGTGGTGGTGCCGCCGCCGCCACGTGGGGCCTCCCGTTTGCGTCTGTGGTCGACGCCGTCGACGCCCTGCTGGCCACGTGCCCGCGGCTGGCCGAGTGTAAACCGGCCACGTTGGCCCTCCCGCGCGCGCCCATGGTCTACGTCATCAAGCGCCACATGCGCGACCACGGTGGCGTCGATTTCGGCCCGGCAGCGGGCGGGCTCTGCGCCACGCTCCACGAGGCGTGCAAGCGCGTCGACGGACTTGGACCGTGCAAGATGCTCGATCGCGGCGTGGTCGCGTGGGTCACCGGACGTCTCATGGACCACGTGCGTCCGGGCTCGTCGCACGGCATCCCGGTGACGCCGCTGAGCCACATCGGCAGCCACGTCCGGCGCCACTTTGGCCACGACAGGTGGGTCTTGGAGGACCCCGAGGCGCTCGACCTCTGCATGGAGCAGCCCGAGCACGCGCCCCTGCGCGCCCTCATCGCCTGGATCGTCGATTCGGCGCGCACCGTTGCCGTGCTGCGCGCCCGCACCGCCTCGGACGGCACGGCCACACGGCAACCCTATGGCAAGGACTACACCAACGGGCCCATCAAGTGCCTGGCCAAGGAGCGCGACGCACATCTGCGTCGCGAGGCCACGGATTCGGCGTCGTGGGAGACCTTTCTCCGAGAGCAGGCCAGCGCCGACAAGGCGCGACCGACGACGACGACCAAAAAGCGTCGCCGTCTGGCGCGAACCCATCCAGAGCCGACCGCCGGCGCGTCTCCTGCTACTACCGGCGCCGCCACCACCAACGACGCCCCGTTGGCCACTAGAAAAAAGAAAAAGAGGCGGTCGACGGCCTCGGCCACGTCTGGCACGGCAACTGCTGCGGGGCCGGGGCGTGCTGCGTTGGCCTCGTCCTTGCCGTCGGTCGCATCGACGGCGCCTTCCGTGGCCGCCTTTGTGCCGCCCGTCCTCCCGTCGGCTCCGCCTGCGCCGACGCCGACGGCACTCGACGTCACCACGCTCGACCGGCACATCCTCGCCCAAATCCAATCGTTTGCGCTCATGAGCCTGGCGGCCGCCGGACCTGCCGGCATCGCGTCGGACGCGCCCATCACCTTTATGGCGCCGTCGGTATCGTGTCCGGGCACCATGGCCTTCACCTGCTGGGTTACCGTCCCGTCGTCTGACCCCGTCGCTGCCGCCGCGGCAACCGCGCCAAAGGTACGCACGCGCGGCGAGCGGTCGCGCAAGCGTGCCAAGCGCGCACGAAAGACGTCGAGTAGGCGCGACCGTACCGATGGTAGTGCTGCTGCTGCTGCTGTTGTCGCTCAGGACGCCTCTCGTGTTGGGGCCGACGACGCGGGAGGCGCTGCGGCACCCACCGCGGTCCCTGCCGGCACTCTTTCAGACAAGCACGATACTGCGGACGCCACCGCTACCGCCGACCAACCGCAGTCCCCCATTGTCGAGCCCGCAACGCAACCCACGGCGAGACGCGATATGGCATCGCCCAGCACACTGACAAGCCCATTCGACGAAATGCCTGCGCGAGCGCCCGTTGACGCACCAGCAGACGACGAAACCGGTCGTGGCGATCGAGGCGCCGACCTCATGGAGACGACGATCGTTGCGACGGGCGATGCGACCGCGTCTGCCGTGGCGTCTGACAGCGACGAGACGATCGACCAGGGATTCGCCCAGCCGCGTAAAGAGCCGCCGACCTGTGCCGTGCAGACTTGCACTACTGCGCCGGCATCGGCCACCGCCGCCGCCAACGTGGCACTCGCCGACCGTGCCTATGATCTCGATCAACTGCTGTGCGGCGACGGCGAGGACGACTGGGACACGTTGCTCGCGTGCGGCCAACTGCCGCCGGCCTGACGCTGCGCCGCCCCGCGCCTTTTGTCTTTTTTCAGGATGCGCCCTCTGTCGTTGTTGCCTCCTTTTTTTCCTATCTCTCTTTTCTTCGCTCTATTCTCGCGCGCCCCTTTTTTTTGTTCCCCCTTTTCCCTCTCTTGTGTCGCCCTCGTCGGGCGACGGTGGCCTCGACAAAGACGAGAGAGAGAGAGAGAGAGAGAGAGAGAGAAATAAAAAAAAATGTTGCAAACACGCGCGCCCAGACGCGCGGTTCGGTTTGGCCCGATGCTCTCTTTCCCTTTTTTTTTTCGTTTTTTTAGTGTGTCCCAATGCCGCTTTGGTTTGTTCTTGGCGGCGCGGCCATCGTCATCCCTGGCGGCTTTGTTGGTCCTCGGCAGAGGAGCACCGCACGCGGGCACGGCAATAGAAGAAGAAGAAAAAAAGAGCCGACGGCGGCGACGGCCGCCACGATCGACGAGGTATGGAGGGGGAGAAAAAAAAGGCATTGCTAAACAAAGAAAAAGGAACATCGCCCAAAAAAGTTGGGGTCGTCCTTTTTTTTCTTTTTTTCTTCTTCTTCTTTTGGCAGACGCCGCACCGGCACCGCGGCCACCCTAGTCGGCGTAGCCGTCATCGTCGTCATAGTAGGCATCATAGTTATTGTTGTTGTTGTCATCGTCGCCATCCTGGTCGTCGCCATACATGTCGATGTAGCCCATATCGTAGGCGGTCGCGTCGCCGTACGTGGCAAACGGTGTGGGCGGGCCTTGGGGACGTGTGGCCTCGGGTCCGGCGGTGCCCGGCGCCACGACGGCAGGACGCGCACCGAGGGCGACGGCGGGGAGTCCCGGACCGCGCGTGGGCACCCAGTGGCGGTCCGGCGTGGCCTCGCGCGCCGCCGCCAGCCCCCACGCGCCATAGGCGTCGACGACGGCTTGGACGCGCGGGGGCCGAAAGAGGAGGCGCGCGATTTCGTGCTCGCGGGCCGTACGCGCGCCCTTGCGCGCGCGCACCAGGTCGGCCTCGCCCATGAGACACGTGGCCACTGTGGAGCGATACAGGCCCTCGCGGCCGATGGCGCCCACCACCTCGCGCACGTCAAAGGCCACCGGCACGCGCGCCTCGCCCACCGCCAGCACGAGTCGCGCCTCGTGCGGTACGCGCGCATCAAACGCCGCCGCCGTGATCAACCCCGCGCGATTCGTAAACCCGGCGGCGTACGGCGCGTCGGGCGGCTCCACGATGCACTGGCCCACGCCGCGTGCATCGGCGGGCGACTCTGCAAAATGGCGCGTGCGCGACGCCGCGTCGGCTGCGCCATGCATAGACCGCGGTTGCGCATGAGGCTTTGCAGATCGAGAACCCGACCACGGGTTCAACTTGCCCTCCCAATAGTCGACGTCGTCGTAGGACGGCCGCGCCGGTTCGTGGCGACCACCGGCCGCGGGCGCGGCATCTGGCGCCTTGCGCGCCTTGGCGCGTGCGCGTCTCCAAAACATGGGGTGGCGTGCGGTCTGCCAATCGGCACCCGCCGGAAAAAGAAAAAAAGGCCAGGAAAGGACGGACCGAAAGAAGAAAGAGGAGCCAGCCGACAGACGGCCGTCAGAAAGGGGAAAACCGCAAAAAAAATGAAGAGCGGCTGCCCAGACGCAGACGCTGGCCTGCGACAAAAAAAAGGCGGTGGATGGGCGCGTACCGGAAGTCGGCAGGTCCGTGCGCTTTCTCCCTGGCGTCGCCCAACACCGCCCCCGCACCGATCCAGAACTGCAAACAGCGCCCGGCGCGCGTGCGAGGTTCGCCGAAAAAAAACGCCAATCAAAGAAAGAAAAAGAGGGCGCAAAAAGTCAGGCCAACGGCCGTGCGTGACTTCTCTTCGTCTCTGGGTGCACCCGCCGGCGAAAAAAAAAGAGGCATGCACAGACAGGCCGGCGTCGGGCTGCCGTCGTGCGCCATCCTTTTGTTTGTCGCAGCGGTGGCCTTTCCTCGGCCGTCCGTGAAAAAAAAAAGAAAAGAGACGCCCTTTTTGTTCCATTTCCCTTTTTTTTAACTGACGATAACCTGCAAAGCAAAAGACGCACAAAAAAACAATGTCTTTTGTCTGTCGACATTCGTTGCAAGAGGGCGCTGTTTAGGATTTTTTTTTTAAAAAAAAAGGAAGCGCGCGCCGACGGGCGGGATCAGACGGCGCGCGAGAGGGCGCGCGCACGCCGCCCGCTGATGGTCGAAACCAAAAAGAGGCCGAGCGGCGGGCGTCGCGGCGTGGCCCTGCCCGGTGACGCCCAGAGTCGATCCTGTGCGAGCGCCACATCGAGCGCCGTGCGCCCCGCGACAGCGACGTAGGGGTCTGCGCCAGCACGCAAGAGCGCCTCGGCCGTATCGAGGCAATTGCCTCGCGACGTGGCCGATACGAGCGCCGCCGCGTGCAGCGGCGTGCCGTGCTCTCCGCCGCAATCGAAACGGGCCGACGCACCGCCGGCCAAGAGGCGGCGCACGAGATCGACGTCGCATCTCGACGCAGCCGCACACAGACGCTGATCGGGCGGTACGCCGCCGGGGGTCACGCGGTGGCGTATGTCGTCGGCGAGCGCGCGCGCCGTCGGGTTGTTCCACGGTTCCAGGGCATATGACCAAGCGCACAAGAGCACGGCGAGGCCGGCCGCGAGCGCGAGTTGCGCGCATGCTGATCGCAGCGACGCCGGCGCCGCTGGGGCGAACTCGTCGTGAGCCCGTCGATCACGCGCCGCCATCCCCATCCTGCGCTATCTCTTCTTTTTGTTCTTTTGTCTTTTTTTTTCCTCCTCCCTTCCTGGACCTGCAGGCAGACCGCCCGTGTCTTGGCGGTGCCGCGCTCTTTTTTTTTGGCGGGCGGGGGTGTGCTTTGGTCTTTTCGTCTTGTCTGTGCGTGCGCGCGTGCGGTCCTGTTTTCCTTTTTCTTTTCAATGGTGTGACTGCCGAATGGCACGGAGGAATGGATGCGCCTATTGCAGCGGCCGAGCCCTGGCCAAAAGAACAATGTCGTCTACAGGCAATGTGCGTAACAACAACAAAAAAGGTGCGGCTCGCTGACTTCCGACCAATGGCCAATGCTTGCCGTCGCCGCTCCCCGCCCCCGCCCCCTCAAAAGGAATCGGCGCCAATCGCCGGCAAGTGACAACGGGCGGCGCCGTCACCGGATTGGCCATGCTTTGCTCCGCGCGAGAAAAAAAAAGACACCAAATGGCCCAGAGTTGCGCAGTGTTGTTGTTGTTGGTTGGCCCTAAAAATGACCCGCCGAATGGGCCGGGTTTGCCGGGCGACCGGTATTTTTTTTCTCGACGGCACTGTGCCAGTCTTTTTTTTTTCCATCTCTATCTCTCTCGTCTTTTCTTGGACCAGGCGCAGGTCGCGGAATGTGCGCTCAAGGTTTTTTCTTTGCGCGATCGCACATGCTCTTGTTTTTTCTTTTGTATTTTTTTCCACAACAAAAACAACAACAAAAACAACAACAACATCAACTATATACATCTCACCACCATAAAGTAGGACCACAACGGAAAGAAAAAAAAAGAGGTCCTGGGGGAGGGAGGGGGTCGCAAACAAGTCACCAAGGCCGGCTACGCGTCAATGGGCGTCCACGGATCGGGTTGATCGGCAAAGGGCGGCGTGAGCGGCGCGTCTCGCGGCTCCGACAGCGGACGTCGGTTGATGACGGCCTGGAGACGATCCATAAAATCGAGCGACATGTGCGCCACCGGCCACGGTGCCACGGCTCCGACCGGCGGGTCGGTCCCGCGATGGACGGTGCCTTGTGGCGCGTGGTCGCGCCGTACGCCGCCGCCCATTTCGGGATCGTCACAATGTCGCGCGTGGCGCTGGGCCCGATGTGACCAAACGGATCGGCGCCGGATTCGTTGGCGCCTGTGGGCGGCAGGCGGTGCGGGTCGCAAGGCCAGCGCAAGACGCGCCACCACACACGTCAGGGGTCCGCCGGCGCGCCCGATCCATGCCAGGTCCGGTCCAAAGACGCGGTCGGCCCACACGTGTTGCATGCGATCAAACAGGCGCGCGAGCCCCGCGGCCGAGTAGGCCAGCGAGTAGAGGTGCGCGGCGCGGCGCGTCTCGGCGATGGGTCCGCACGCGCGGACGACCACGCCGAGCGGGTCCTCGCGCTCGACAAACTCTCGCGGGTCGAGGTCTGCCATGCAGAGGCGTTCGGCCATGCGCGCCCGGTAGAGCCACCAGGCCGTACGCACCACCGAGTCGTCGTGGCCGGCAGCAATGCCCGTAGGTCGGCCGGACGCGTCGTCTGTTGGGCCGGTCGCAACGCGATGCGTCGTCCTCGCTGTCACTGCCGTCGATGATGATGATGATGACGCATCGTGGGCGCGCTCAAGCGCGACGGCAACGGCGCGATCGATCGATGCATAGAGCCGTCCGGCGGTGCGCACATAGCGCACGGCGTCTTCAAATGCGGCGTCGTGTGAATCGCGCACCCCGTCGATCCCGAGGCGATCAAGCATGACAGCGGCCATGACGGGTTCGGCCAAAGAACAAGGGAGCAAGGAGAGAAGCGGGAGGCTGCCTGTCTTTGGCTCGTGTCCTTTCTGCGCTTTTTTTGTCTTGTCTACTTTTTGCCGGGGGATGGCGAGGGGATTTTCGGTTTCCTCTGTGCTCTGCGCTGTGTGCGTGGCGGCGGCACCGAGCGAGCCCGAGACGCGAGTGAAAATAAGCCACGACAAGAAACTGCGTTTTTCTCTTTCCCTTTTCCTTGTCTTTTGGACCGGAGGGACGGCAATGGCGCGGCGCGGTCGCCAAGCGAAAGCAAAGAAAAGGGAAGCGGGTCGCCAAAGGCGGGCCGCTGTCGCAACAAAGATCCTCTCGGCGGCAGGCAAAAGGCACGTCTCTGACAAGCCTTTTGTCGTCGAGTTTGTGTGTGTCGCCCATACTCTTTCGACGCCGCCCATTGGCCGCATCAAAAACAATGCGCCCTTTCATTGGGCGCGCTGCCGCCTTTTTTGCTGCTCCCAAATGTTCCAAGGAAAAGAGAAAAGGGGACACAAGGAAAAAGTGCAAGGAATCCATGAAAAGGATAGGAGAAAAAAACCGGAAACGGTCGCTATTCGCAGGCCGGCTCGTGCGCGTGGTCCCTCTGTCGCTTTGCCTCTTTTTGGGCCTTTGTGGTCTCTCTTGTTGTGGCCCTGGCCCTGTGTTGGTCCCGTCACCTTTTTTTTTCTTCAGGCGTCCTCGCCCGCGTCTTTTCTCTTGTTTGCACAAAGAGACAAAGCATCGGCGCCTGTTTGCGCCGTGCGTGCCGCCGGTCGCTGTCCTCTGCTTTTTCGTGTTGGACTCGGGTCCCCGTCGTCGGTCCGGTGCCTTTTTGCCGCCATTGTCTGTGGTACCCCACGATCACCGCCAAAAATCTACGCGCGTACACACACACGCGTATACACACGCACGCACGATCATCGAGGCTGCCCGCTCTAGAGGGCGACGCGAGCGCGCGCATAAAAAAAGGGTTTTTTGATTCGAGCGCACGCGCAGACGGTCTGCGTGTGTGCGACAGTCATGCGCTCGCGTGCCCAATCCCGGACCGTCCTCGTCGGTTACTCGGCCGACGAGGCGTTGGACCGCCTGCGGGGCGATCCCGCGCCACCCGTGCGCGTGCGATGGCTCCTCGACGCCTCGACGACGGCGGCCCTTCACGCCGTCCTGATGGCCAAACAGGGCACGGCGGTGAGCCGCACCACGTTTGTCGACTCGTTCCACGGCAGCGACGACCTGCCGGCGCTCGGGTGGTGGCTGCGCCGGCGCGACACCGACGGTTCGGCAGACGCCATAACGTGGTGCATGCGCGTGGTGCGCGGCGTCAGCCCGCGTCGCGACGACGCCGACGACAAGGGCTGCGGCGACGCGAGCGACAGGGTCGAGCCAAGAGACACCGACGGCAGAGGCCGCACGGGTTACGACGTCCAAGGCGCCCGCGGCAGTGTACACGAACAAGAGCGAGGACGTCACCGTGCTCGTGTGTACAATGATATCGACGACGATGATAACGGCCGTCTCGTGGCCATGGTGGCGCCCGAGAGCAATGCGCGCGATCTCTCCACCCTCTGTTTGGGTCTCTATGCGCGCTTGAGCGTGAGCCGCACGACCTACCACGTGCCGGCGGATCCCGGCGCCGTATCGGGACTCTGCGTCGTCGTCGATCGCGTGGCGCTGGGCGGCAGCGGCGCCGGCTCGGTCGTCCTCCAGGGCACGGCCGTTGCGCGCGACCCGGTGGCCGCCCGACGACTCGTCGACGTGCTCGCGGCGGCCGGCGTCGACACGGCCCGCGCGCCGCCGCCGAGCAAGGTCGCGGCCTACTTGGCGCGGCGCCGGCCGGCGCTGTACACGCGCCTCGTGCACCGCGGCGCCCTCGACGCCTCGCCGTGAGCCCCGTCACATTCTTTTCTTTTTTCACTGCCGCTTTTCATGCCGCTGTTCTTTTTTCTCGGCCGTCACCCCGCCGTCAGGATTTTTCGCCGCCTCACCCAAATCCTGCTGTATCTTTTTTTCGAATCCTGATTTTTTTTTCTGTTTGAGGGAGAACAGAGCGCGGTGCTCGGCATCCGCGAGTCGTGAGGGAGATTGCGCCTGCCGGTCGTTGCCATTTTCTGTGTCGCATCGCTTCGTGGCACGAATAGGGTTTTTTTTCCAGAGACGGGTCTCTCACAATTGCCGTGGCCTTTTGGCCTGGGCGCACCCGGCGGGTGACCTCTCTGGCGCGATCGCCTATAGCCTGCCGAGCGGCCCGCTTTGCGGTTGTGCCTAGTTGTCGTGCTGCAAGCGCCTGTTGGGGTCAACGAACTCGACGACGACGCGGCGCCGTCCACGAGGAGAAAAGAGAGAGAGAGAGAGAGAGAGAGAGAGGGAAAAAAAGAGAAAACCCCTGCCGACGCCGTGCAGTTTGGGTGTGGGATGCCCGGCTCGACGCACGAAACCCAACGGTCCCCGCACCGGCCTTTTTTGTTTTTTTTCTGATGCACCCCGCGCCGGCGGTTCGCGCGTATTGTGGCGCCCCCGTGCAGAGGAGCCCGAGTATGCCGTCACGCCGTCAAAATACCCCCGATTGGAGCGCCGACATTTTTTCGCTTCTTTCTTTCTGAGAGGAGCGCACTGCACGCGAGAGAGATCTGACCGACGGCAAAGGCGCTCGTGCAATGCGCAAGAAAGACGCTCCGGCAAAGAAAAATAGAATAGTATGTCCTTTTTTTTCGCACACCTTTTTTGTCGAAACAATTCGGGCGGGTTGCGTCGTCGAGGACGCGGTCACTCGGCCTTGCGCGGCGCGCCAAAGAGGCGCACGTACGAGGGCCTGTCGACGGCCGCCTGCCATTCGCCCTGGTCGCCGTACGTCGCATAGATCAGCGTGGCAATCTCGCCGAGCATATAGTGGCCCTTGAACTCGTCCAACTGGTCGGCCGTGAGCCTTACGTGCACGCCTCCCGCGGCCTTGAGAGTGCGCAGGCGCCCCACCACCGCATCCTCGTCGTGGCTCTCGTCCGACCTAGAATAGAGGGGAAAAAAGAAGGGGCTGATGAGACACTTGAACAACGAGAAAGTGCACGATGGCCACTAAAAGCAGACACGGTCCAAAAGGCGAAAAAAAAAAGATGGGAAACAAGAAAACAACGACGGCGGCATGCGGCAGAGGGACAGCGTCGTCACATGGGCGGTGCGTCGGGCTTCCCGTCGGTGCCCTCGCGGTTTGTCTTTCTGTTGTCTTGGGTGCGCCTAAAGTCGCCGAGCCGTTTCTTTTTTTTTCACGTATGGCGCCGTGTTTTTTAATCCAAAGAGGTTGCGGACTTTTTTTTGTCGTGTGCAGCCGCCGCCGAAAAAAAGTTGCTCCGTGCCTGCGGCGGCGTCTCTCCTTCTTTTTTTTTTGGGTTGCGGGACCGCCGGCACGGTGCAAGTGCGAGCCAATCACCGCAAGAGACAGGTTTGGGGCGGTCGCATTGAGGCGCTATTTTTGTGGGTAGTGGCCCCGATCTCATCCTCGACGGCGCCCCCATCTGTGACCCCTGCCCACAGTCGTTGTCCGTTGTTATTGTTTGTCCTCTGATAGGCAATTGCGCCGACGGCGCGCCGACGACAGAGATCAAAGCGCACAGATTGGCCCCAAACAACACGCACGAGATTTCTCCTATTTGCCCCCAATCTGTTTTATTCTTTTTTTTGGATATTTGGAGCCTTTTTTTTCGCGGTGCCAGTGCACACAGACCAAACCGAAAAAAACAAACAAACAGCGGGCGACGACGGTCCGACCGGGCAAAACACACAAACATCCCGACGCCGATGCGTCGACAGCGCCAGGGCGAATGCGCGACTTTTTCTTTTTTTCGTTGCACCGTTGCCCGGCACTGCCCAGAGAGTTTGGAAAAAGAAAACATCAACGAAAAAAAAAAGAGCGAACAAAAGAAAAGCGCAACAAAAAAATCAGGTGGCGGCCGCGGGCCACGGGAGCAACATCGACGCCAGGTCGACGACGATGACGGCGTCGGGCGAGTCGCCGCAGCGCACGCGAAAGCGCAGCGAGGACGTCGTGAGCACCCTGGCCAACCATCGGGCCGATGTGCGCTCGATAGGACGCCCGACCGCGTGTCCCATCTGGCGCACGGCATCGATGCGCCGAAGCAACTCGCCCTCGATAGCCTCGGCCCACAGGTCGACGTCGTGCGGCGCATCGAGTGCCTCGACGACGAGCGTACAGTCGCCGCCGTCGATCGCGCGCCCGAGGCCCGCATCGCGATGGCGCACGGCGTGCACGATGGGCGCGCTGCCGGCGGCACGCCAGTCGCACGTCAACTGGGCGCCGCACGCGAGGTGTACGACGCCGGCACCGCGCGGCGCCGGCACCGATGCGGCGTCGCCCTTTTGGCGTCCGCCCTGGTCGTTGCCGTCGCCGTCCGAGCCCGCCCACCAGCCGGCGGCTTCGACGACGCAGCCGGTCACCGGCGACAGCGTGCCCGACTGGGCGGGCGCGCCTCTGGAAAAGCACCCGGCAAACAGCGGGCGCGCGTCGCGGTGCCCGTCGACCGGCGTCGTCGGGTCAAAGAGCCGGCCCCAGCCGTGCGGCGCGCCGTCAAACCAGCCGCCCTCGTAGACCACGGTCTCGCGCGCGCCCTCGTGGCCCACGTCGAGCGCGTACACGGCGCCGTGGCCGTTGGGCCGTTCGCCGCTGTCGTCCACGGCTCCGCGGTAGACGGCCGCATCGGTGCCGGCGACCGGCGCGGCGCGCGCCACGCGCACCGTGGCACGTGCCCGTCCGGTCGCCGCGGGATACCACAGACAGGCGTCAGAGTCGTCGATGCCGACCAGGCCCGTGACCGTCTCCCACGCGCACGTCTCGTCGCATCTCACGATGCGGCCGGGTCCGACGACGCCCGTGGCCGTCGTCGACAGCGCCACGCGCGTGCCCGGTCCCACCAGGGCATCGACAATGGCGCCCGCGTCGGTGGTCGACGTCATCACGGCGCCCAGGGCGCCCGCGCGGTCGCGGCACACGAGCGCACCGGCGGCGCGTGCGCCCACGACGCGCCACACGCGCTCCACAAACGGCGCGCCGGCAGCCGGGCGGAAGCGGCCGTCGCTGCGCGATCCGTCGTCCTCCCAGGCCAGCGCCCATCGGACCTCGGCGCGCGCGCCGACGTCGATCCGGCACGATGCGCGCACGACGAGACCCGGCCCAACGAGGCGGCCGTCTCGCCAAAAGCCCCAGGCCAGCGTCGACGCGTGGCCGGCACTCGACCGCCGGATCGTCTTGGTCGCGCGCGCCCCGTTGCGCCTCTTGCCGCCGCCGCCGCTGCGAGCGCGCGCAGGCGTGCTGCCGTCCGAGGGCGGTGGTGCCGGCGTGGCGTCGGCGAGCGCGTCAGCCATGGCCAGCGCGCGCAGCGGGCCGATGGCGGTGACGAGCGACGGCGGCATGTGCCGGCAGCACCACAGGGGCTCGTCGATGGCGACGCTGATCTCGGTCGCGCCCGCGTGACGTCCGCCCAGTGTGCGCGGATCGGCGCGGCGGAGACGCTCGGCGGGCACTATACACGTCGGCAGACCGTGCGCTGAACCCGACACGACGGCTTGCTTGAGCGCCAACCGCCGCGCGCGCGCATTGCGCTGTATGCGCCCGTCTCCAACGCTCTTGTGCGGCCAATCCACGGTAGCGGTGTCGTCCGGAGCGCCTCCGGGTTCGCGGCGATCACAAACAGCACGATCGAACCCACTGTGCTCCTCGCCCATTTCTCCACATTTGCTGTTGTTGGTGTCGTTGTTATTGTCGTTGTCGTTGGTGTCGTCGGTCCTCCCGTTCTGCCCATTCGCGCCGTCGGCGATAGAGTCTCGCTCGGGTACACAACCGTCGCACTGGCCCTCGCCGTCGCACCAGCCGAGCGCGTCGGGATCATCGCTCTGGAACCGTGTGCCGTCGTCGTTGTCGTCGTCGTTACTATGGCCACCTTGGCCACGAACACCGCCGCCATCCTCACCATGACGATCGCGAAAATCGTCGAGGTCGTATTCTGCCAGTGCGCAGTCGACGAGGCGCACCACGTTGAGCGGCGCCGGGTCGCCCGCGGCAAAGTAGTCGTCGTCGACCGCGTCCCCAAAGCGACCCATACAGAGTGGATTGGCGCAATGGGGTCCGACGGCGCGTCGGTAGAGCGCGGCCATGGACACAGGGTCGGCAACCACCGCGGCGGCCCAACGACACGTGAGTCCCACCCGCGCCACGTCGACAGCGGCGCAGTGCGAGAGCACGCACAAGACGATTTCGACGGGCAGCGAAAAGAGATCGAGGCCGTCGATCGCACCCAAAGGCGCCTCGGTGCGCGCAACCGTGCGCCTCCTCTTGCCGGTGCGACTGCGCTTGCTCGGGTCCGCCGTCTCTGAGCGTCTTTTCGCCGGCGGCCGCGTCGGCTCGTCGACAACCTCTGTGTCCTTGGCGAGAGCGTCGGCGTGGTCTTTCATCCTTTTGCCTGTGTGCGTGTCTGTGTGCGTGTCTGTGTGCGTGTCTGTGTGCCTATATGTTTTTTTTCCTCTCTGTCTGCCCCCCGGCTTTTTTTTTCCCGACCCGCGCCCTTGTTTGCCCTTTTTTTTCCCGTTGTATGGCTGTCTCTCTTTTTTTTCCGCTTGTTTTTTTCTTTTGGCGTCGGTGGTCGCGGCGACGCCACGAAAGAAGCGGACCGCCTCTGTCGGCCAGCGTCCTTTTTTTTTCCATGTCGGGGGACAGCGTCTGGCGGGGGGAGGCCGGCCGCAGACCAGCGTCAGACCCTGCCCGGCGGACAAGCGGCCCGTGCGGTGGGACGATCCGCCTCGACGCTTGCCGTTTGTTTTGCACATGGTATGGGGTGGGGAGCCAGACGCGCGCGCACACACACACACAGACACACGCCGAGGGCAAATCCCTCCCGCTGGCCCCAACAAAGAATAAAGAAAAGTACGCGGCCTTTTTCGTGTCTGCCGAAACTTTTTCTCGCAGCGCAAAAAGGCGTGCGTCGGGTTGTCGCAAAAATACGCCATCTATTTGGTCCGCAGTCCCCCTTCCCACCCACACGCAAGAAAAGCCGAAAGCGACGAAAAAGACGGAACGAAAGGGAAAAAGGAGAGTGGCACGGTCGACGTCGGCTCGGAATAGGAAAACGCAGGGGAGGAAGCGGTGGCGGTTCGTTGCGCGTGCGCGCGCGGTCATTCAGTCGTACCACGGCGTCATGGTCCAGCGCTTGGTGGACTTGGCCGTGAGGCGGCGCGGCGCGTCGTCGTCGGTCGGCGCGCCCGGGCCGGCGACAATGAGCCTCACGAGATCGCCTGAATGAAAGCGCTTGCGCGTGGGCTCGTGGTCGATGTCGCCTGGAGCGCCGCCGCCGCCGGCGATCGGTGGGTAGGACAGGCGTCGCGTGCCGCCGAGACCGTGAGGCTCGACATAGGCCGCGACCACATCCGAGAGCGCGATCCCGGCGCGCGCACAGGCGGCCTGCACGACGTCGCGCGCCGGCGCATCTGGATCGGGCAGACCAAAGACCAGAGGCCGTGGCAGGCGCAGGCGCAGGCTGTCGCGGGTCGTCTCGCAGACCTTGCACAGGGCGACGTGTGCGCTCGCGGGCCGACGCGCGACAAAGAGCGCGTGGCCGTCGTACTGTGCCCACGGGCACTGAAAGGTCCGCGTCGTCGGTGCCGGATCGACCATCGCGCCGATGGCGACACAGTGCATGGACGGCTGGCTTATGATGCGCGCCGCATAAAAGGCGAGATCCCGACGGTGCATACCGAGGGTGTCGGCGATGGTGTCGAGGGCGCGCGCCGCCGGCCAGTTGAACGGCACGCGTACATAGGCGCCCATGGCACCCGTGCCCATCGTGCAATCATTGTCGCCCAGGCTGTCCTCAAAGACGTAGGGCACGCTAATGTGGGCGTCGGGGTCAGCCCGGTCCTCGTTGCGCAGCAGCGCGCCGGCGCACTCGGCCGCGAGGTCGTACAGGCCCAGGTAGTCGGCCATCCCGCGCACGCACGCCAGGTCGTAGCCCTCGACAAAGCGCACGGCGCCGCTGCCGTAGCGGAGGGCGTCGAGCACGATGCGAAAGTAGCGCGGCTCGTGGTCGATAAAGTAGACGCCGTCGCGCGTGGGCGGCGTCCAGCCGGCCGGCGATGCCCGGTCAAACATGCGCCGAAGGACCGAGGTGGGCGGCCCGGCGCAGAGGGTCGACCGGAGGACCGACATGCGTGCGCCCGACACATCCAACTCGACAATGTCGTCGTCGTGGGGCGCCGTCAGTTCCTTTTCTGTTTGGGCCATATCGTCTGCGGCAGCCATCGCCGTCGCTGGCTCTGGCTGCGCGTCGTAGAGATGGAGGCTGCTGTCGCGCATTTTCAAGCACACGCCTTTGTCTCCCTCTCTTTCCCTTCCTTGGGTTTTTTTGCGGTTAGCCGCCTCTTTTGTTGACGGTTGAGGCGGGCGTAGCCCTCGTGTTTTCTTGTGATCCAAACCCGTAAAAGATGTCGAAAAGCGGGGGCCGACGCAAAAAAAATGCGTCAGAACCGACTGAAGGAAAAAGAAGAGGGCAACAAACTCGAGGAAGCGGGCGATGGTCGTCGTGGCCTCTCGCTGTCGCTCGCTCGCTCTTTGCTTCCCTCGTCGCCTGGTATTGCGCGCGGGCCTTTCGGATGCGTCCTCTGCTTTTGTCCCGTCTTTTTTTTTCTCTTTCTCGTGTTCTTTTTTTTTCACCGAGGGTTGTGTGGCTGGTGTGGATGTGCGTGGCGGCTCCCTGTCGCCATCGACGCGGCGTCGAGTGTGTGTCTGTGTTGTGCAAATTTATTTTTTCTCTATTCTTGATTGGCTTGTTCAGTTGTAGATTTTTGTCTTGTCCTCTCTTTTCTTTTTTTATTCCGTTTCCTTTTTCTATTTTTACGAAAACAACCGCGGTCGCACACGCAATCGATTTTTCTGCTGCTTTTTTCCATATTATTTTGCCGCGGCATCAAACAGGCGATGCCGGATGCGGGCGGCCTCAGCGGACAGCCACTATCAAAAAAAAAAAGGATTCGGGTGTCTTTGCGCGCCGACAGCGCCAGCGGCCGCGCCGCCGATAGAGCCGCGGCCTCTTTTTCTTTTATATGCAAATTTATCATGCAACGACGACGACGACAATCGGAAATCGCGTCCCGGTTTCGACCCTTCTGTCGGTCCTCGACCCGAAATGCGATCCCCCTTTGCTATTGCCGTCGGCACGGTGAAAAAAAACGGAAGCAAGGAGGGCGCGCGGTGCAACTGGCGGTGCGCCGATGGATCGCGACTTGCTGATTGAGCGCACATTTCGAGCCGCCCGGCTGCACCGTTGCCAAGCCGGCTTTGGTTGGAATTCACCCTGCTGTTTTTGTTTTTCTTTTGGGAATCAATCATGAACACGTCATACACACAAAGTGCGCTCAAACAAACAAAATGCGACCTTTTGTGTGCGAAAGAATGCACATTTTATTCACGTTTGTACAAACAGCGCAGGGGGAGGGTCGATTCTCGTCAGAGGTCAGACCGAGCGCGGCCCGGCCAATGCCGCGGTTGGGCCTGCTGGCCGTCAACCGGCATTGCCCGGGCAACACGCTGCAGGCGAGAATGCGCAGAGAAGGAAAAAAAAAGACAAACAGAGAGGCGATCTTTTGCTGTTTTTGGGCCGCATGATCCAAAAACAGATGCCTCTGCCTGCGGCCAGCAACGCCTTGTGGCCGGCGGCGAGCGATGGGCTTGCGGGCGTCGGCCGCGGCGAGACCGGCGCTATTCTTGGAAACCACTGCCGCCGCTGCGCACGACGGATACGCCATCGCGGGCGCCGCCCTTTGTTTCTAGTCTTGCCCTTTGTTGTTGTTTGGGTTTCCGTCTCTTTTTCTTTTTTTTCCTCGTTTTTTTGGAGACCGTTTTTTAATTTCGTGTGAGACGATGGCACGTGGTGAGCGCGTCGTCATCCTCACATTCAACGACATCTATGTGCTGGAGCCGCCGGCCGGCAGCGCCAACGGCGGCTTCGTCGGCCTGTGCGGGATGATCGCCCGCGAGCGCCAGGCCGCCCTCGACGACCCCGACGATCCAGCGGGCGCCGTCATCGTGTGCTGCTGCGGGGATTTCATGACGGCGGCGGCGCACCTATCGGGTCGCGGCCCACAGGACTGCGGCCGCCACATGGTGCCTCTGTTGGCCGAGGCCGGCGTCACGCACGTCGTGCCCGGCAACCACGAGTTTGACCGCGGCACGCACGGGTGTGCCCTGCGCAGCGCCGAGTCGCCCTTTTGCTGGCTGGCGACCAACATCGACGCCGCGCACCCCGAGAATCCACCGCCCTCTGTCGCGCCCGGCCCGATGGCGCGTCAGCCGGGCGTGTGCGCAACGCGGGACGCCTCCATCTCTGCGTTGGACCATATGGAGGCCCGCCAGCCGCCCTTTGGCGCCGCCGTGCGCGCCGATGTCGTCACGACGCGCGGCGGCCATCGGGTCGGTCTTGTCGGATTCTGCACGCCCCACGCGCCCATGATCTCGTCGGCGGGCGACGGTGGTGCCTCTTTTGTGTCGGCCGAAGAGGCCTTTGACGCAGTGTCGCCGGCGCTCGCCGATTTGGATGCCGTGGTTGCACTCACCCACATGGACCTGGACGAGGACGTGCAGTTTGCTCGTCACGCAGGCGGACGCGTCGATCTCGTCCTCGGCGGCCACGAGCACCACGTCGTCATGGATCACGCCACGGGACGGGCACCCGTAGTCAAGTGCGGCTCGGATGCCGACTATCTGGGGAGGATCGTGCTGCGCGTCGGCCACGGGAAAGACGCCGGCACACGCGTCGAGTCTGTGGATGTCTTGCCCAATGTCGCCACCGGCGAGGATGATCCACAAGCAACGGTACAAGAACACTCGGCTCGGACACGCATCAATGCCTTGCTGCAGCGACTCACGGCGCAGAGGCCCAAAGTAGACATGGACCCGAGCGACCTGACGCTGCCCGACCCGACGGCGCTGTGCGTGTTTTCGCGTGGCATAAGCAGTCGGGCGGCGCGCAGCGGGCCGTGCCCGTTGGCCGACCTCTTTTGCGACCTGTTGGCCGAGGCCGACGGGTCGCGCCACGTGTTGGCCCTCATCCAGGGAGGCGGCCTGCGGGGCGCGCGCGACTATGCCGCCGGTCACGCCTTTACCGTGGGCGACCTCCGCATCGAGATGCCCACAATGTCGCGATGCGCCGTGCGGCTCGTCGCCGGGCACCAAGTGGTCGCGGCATTTGAGCACGCCGTTGCGGGCATGTCTGCCCCCGTGGACGATGGCACCAGAGACGCGTCTGCCCACGCAACTGGCCAAAACGGAGCCTCACAATCACGCGCTCTGTTGCACGTGTCGGCACCGTGGCGCGTCATCTATGATCCACGGCGGCCGGTCGGACGCCGTGTGTTGTCAATCACCTGCGACGGTGCATCCCTCGTGCCCGACACGCTCTATCGCGTCATCATGCAGCAGTTTGTGGCGCGCGGCGGCGATGGCTTTCACATGCTGGTCGGGGCGCCAGCGGCGGCCTCGCCGATCGAGGCCACATTCATGCGCCGCGTCGTTGCCGATCGCCTGTGCATTGCGGCAGACCAAGATCCACAGGGTCTGTTGCCCATGGCCGAACCTTGCGTGCCGCGCGTCTGTGCGATCTTGTCCGCGCGAGCCTGCGACGACACCTCTGCCTGATCCGTGCCCGCCGATGGACTCTCTTTCGTGTGTCTTTGTGCGCCCGACAGTGTGGCGCTGCGCAACCACCTTGTCTTTTTTTTTGAGTGCGCCCACACACGGCGGCACGCGCGCCGGCCCGTGCAAAGAATTCCTTTTTCCCATCGCTACAGTCACCCTCTCTTTTTTTTGTCCCTCAAACCGGTGGGACCTCGTGCGCTCATTTCATGGCTTGAATTCCTGTTTTTTTTGCGAGTGCGCGTCGGCCGTTGCCATCGCCAACATGACCGATACGCACACGCGTCGCCTCTTTTGATCTTTTTCTCTCTCTATCAAAAAAAAACAGACAGTCGAGATGTCGAGATTGGTCGCCTTGTTGGGGTGACCGTGACGGGCGACGTGTACAGGGCACGTCAATCGAGCAAAAGAGGCCTGCACCGGTAGGCGGTTGCGCGCGATCGCCCGCCCGATGTCTCTTGTCTGCGTGTCGCATGTGTGCTATTTATAGCACACCAAACCTGACGGCGCCCTTGCCGTGCCAGGGGACGGCGAGAAAGCATGGACATACGCGCGACATGTAAGCGGGCACGCTGGGCCCTTTTTTTTTTTTGACAAACCAGGCGCTCTCTCGGCCACATGCGGGCCCTTGTCTGCCGATAAGGAAAAAAAAAGCCGGCGAGTGCCGATCGCCACGCCATAAAGGGGAGAGGGGGCGACAGTGCAGACAAACAAGGCTGGCGTGAATGCCATTGGCCTCGGCACGACACAATCTCTTTTTTTTTGTTCCCGAGATCTTTTTTTCTCTTTTGGGACGGAGGAATGAGGCGGCGGCGGCGGGTTCCGTCGGGGGGGGGGGCACGGCTCGCGGTCGGTCGCCCGTCGGGTCCCCTTTTCACGGCGGTTCTTTTCGTTGGATTTTGAGCGCCTTTTGGGTCGGATCGCTCCATGAGGGCACACCCGGTCAGCCCGGCCGAGGCGCCTGCCTCTCGTAGAAAGAGGGCGGCCGGCTTTGCGCACCCCACCACACCCTCCAACAACACAGACGCCCAGACAGACAGAGAGAACGCACACATACATGGAAGCGTCCTGCGACAGCGCCGATCTTGTCGGCGTCGACGGTGCGATGGCGTCCATCAAACCAACGACCCCCGTCTGCACCTCGGAAGCGGAAGCCGCAAAAGGAGCACCTGCACGTCCAACAGACGTCGCCCTGGCACTGCCTCCCGAACTCGTGTGCGCCGTGTTGGAACATGTCGACCCGCTGTGGCTGCCGGTCGCCGCGCGCGTGTCGACCGTCTGGTACGACTGTGCCGTTGCGGTTGGCGGTACCCACGCGACCGTCATTACGGCGAGGCTCGTCGACGAGGCCATTCTCGCCGGCGGCACCGACGTCGCCCTCTGGTGCCTGGAAACTCTCGCGTGCCCATGGACAGAGCGACGCGCGCTCCTCTCGGTCCTCGCCGGGCAGGACCTCGCCGAGCGCATGGGCGGCACCGGTGCGCGCTCGCCCGTCACGGCCATTGCAGCGCTCGCCCATTCAAATGCCGGCGCCGACCAGCATACATCAGACGCCGCGCGTGCCGACCCGATCGTCACTCTTGCAACCGCAAAAGGAGAGGCCGCGGATGGGAAACGGCGCCGTGACAGAGACGGCGACGCGAGCGGCGAGGCTAAATGCAAATCGTCCCTCTCGGCGCGGCTGATCCGCCTCAGAGAGTGCGGCTACCGATGGGACGACGCCACGATGGCGTGTGCCGCCGTGACGGCCAGCGCCGGCGACTTTGAGGTCCTTGCCGATGCACACGCCGTTGGTCTAGGCATGGCCTGGGTGGTGGCCTCGGCCTTGGGTCGCGTCGACCTTTTGCGCCTCCTGGGCCGACGGTGGATGCGCGCGATGCCCGCGGGCGCGTGCCTCCACGTTGCTCACGCGACGGCTCACGAATGGATGGCGCACTTTGTGCCGTGGGCGCGCGACGCCGAGCCCGTGCGCACCTCGGGCTGGCGCTCGTGGGCCGATTCGCCCGAAGACGCCCTCGCCGTGTGGATCGCACAGCAGGGCGACTCTTTTGACCGCGACCCGCGCGGCCATCTCGCGGCGGCACTACTGGGCGTCGAGTATGTCGGTGGTGGTGATGAGGATGATGAGGATGGCGACGATAACGACCAGCAAATGGCGTGGCGGCAGCGCGTGGGACGCATGGTCCTCTCGGGCCGACCGTCTTACGAGCGGGGACCCTATCTGTCCGAGACTGCGCGTACGGCACGCGAGACCATGCTCAAGGTCGACGACATTTTGCGCACGACGCGCACCCATCGCGACGACGAGGCGACGACAACAGGACGACATGTCCAGCAACGGCGATGACCCGTCCCCGTGGCCCATCATTTTTTTTTGCGGACCCGCCAAGGGACTGTCTCGCCAACGGGCGCAACAAAAAGGCTGCTGCCCACAAAAAAAAAAGAGGGAGGCCGCGCAGCGCCGCCCGTTCCCCCTTTTTTTTTTCAAAGATACCGACAACATGCGCGGTTCTTTTTCCTTTGATCGGTTGCGCTGCGGCGCCAGGGCATCGCCTGGCCAACCGTCGCGTTTTTTATTAGGTCATCCAAATAGAGCAAAGCGGCCAACAAGGAGGGATCGCAAAAAAGGCCAGCCTTTCCTTCTTGCAGTTGTCTAATTCTTGTTGTCGTCTGCGCCGAATCGCGCCGGATGGGCAACAAACAGGTCAAGGCGTCCTTTGACGTGCGGGCCAACATTCGCATCTACCACGAGCACGCCCGCGGCAAGACGGCCGCCCAAGAGGCGCACGAGAAAAACGCGCAGAGACTGAAGGAGGACCTGTACAGGTCGCAATTCGGCGACGACATGCCGCCCGACGCCGACTGCAAGTTGGTGTGGTTTGCGGTCGACGGCGGCCGCGTGCCTCTCGTCGTCACGCCCACCGCGCCCGCCCTCTGCGAGATCGAACGAAAGATCATCCCCAACGCCTACAACTGGACGGACAAGGACGATCTCGAATTTCCATTGACGCGCGTCAGAGTGTTTGTCCGAGCGGGCCGCAGCCCGGTGGAGGAGCGAATGACCGAGACTGGGTTTTACGCATCGATTGCCGATGGCGACACGCTCTCGTGGAAAGTCGCCCGCACGGGCTGTTGCTATTGCCGATGCGCGCGTTGATCCTTGTCGGTGTGCGCCGAAAAAAGACCAAAAAAACCAAAGATCCAACCCGCGCCGCTGGCTGCCGCTGCGCGGATGTGCGTCCAAAAGAAAAAACATTCAAAAAAAAGTGTCATGGCGGTGGCAACAAAAACGCACATTTCACATTCTTTTGTCGGTGTTTGGGGTGGCGTTGGCCTGGTGGTCGGCCAAGAGGCCCTTGGAGCGCAGCCACACGGCCAGGGCCAGCGTCGATGCTCTCGACTCTGGAATGTCGTCTTTGATGTTTCGTATGGGGCCCCGGTTGCGGGCGCGGTCGGCCACGACCAACGGCGATTCGCCCGATTCATTGGGGGCCACTGCGCTCAGGTCGGTGCCCGCCAGACCGAGGTCGACCAAAGAGACCGGTGCGACACGGCACCAGCGCGTCCACAGGGCCGAGGACGTCGGCCAGCGCCCGTGGCCGCCGAGCATGTCGACTGCGTCGTCGTCGTTGCCGGTAGTGCGGGCCCACATGTAGCACATAATCACGTGCCAGACGTCCCACGGCCGGCGCCTCTCCACGCGGCCCAATGCCAGGGCAGACGCCCACAGGTCGCAATCGCCAGTGGGGTTGTCGCCAGGCGGGGCGTGCGGTGCACAGCGATCAAGGACCCGCACGAGCCGTTCGAGCAGTCCGCCGTACGAGTCGCGCCCCTTGCACTCGTAGTCGCTGACGAGTCTGCACTTGAGCAACACCTGGTCGACCATCGCTGCCAATTTGGTGACGCCCGCGGCCGCGCTCTGCGCCGGCCACCGCTCGGCGACCCACAGTGCGCAGGTCGAGTTGCGTGACGCGAGCATGCGAAAGAGGCGCGTGATTTCAGCGTCGTTGGCGGGCACGTGTGCGCCGCCGCGCGGATCAAAGAGCCACTCGAAAAATTCAACATTCTGGTGGGCGGCCTTGCAGAGGCGGTCGTGTGTGACAGGCGGCAGGCCCACGTTGTCCTTGCACCACTGCAAGTTGGCGACGCAACCGCAGGACCACGCCTCGTCGACCACACGGCGCGCCAAGTCACCGACGAGTATGGCGCGGCCGGCCTCTAGCATGCGCGTGCAATCGCGCTTGCGACCCACGGCGTCCACAAAGCAGGTCTCTGCGACTTCGCCCCATGTTAGATTGAGTCGCGCCGCCAGCAGCCTGGCCGCCTCACGACGCCGAGCGCGCCGATTAGGCTTGGCCTTGCGCGCCGGGCAGCAATTCCACGTGTTGACGTCGTCGGTCGCGACAATCTCCAAGAGGCGCGTAAAAATGCGCACGCTGCCCGACCAAAAGACCGAGTTCCAAAGGTCGCACAGCCGTCCGTCGTCGCGAGCGTGCACGCCCCAGGCCCGCAAGATTGGTTCAAACGTATCGGGACAATCTCCAGCCGTGAGCCATCCGGGATCGACGATCTCGCGCCACGGTACGGGTTTGAGCGCCTCGACGACCAGCGCGGTCGTCGCGGGCCCGGCCGGCGTGGCGGCGTGGATGATCTCGGCCACATCGACACTGTGTGGAAGCGGCGTCTTTCGGCCTTGCTCTTCCAACTGGGCCATGTCATAGAGACAGCCGCGGTCGAGAAACAGAGGGCCGACGGCATAGCGCACGAGCGGCTCCCTGCCCGATGCGACGAGCACCTTGACGATATCGCTGCGCGGCGCGCGGTGCCAGGTCATGCATCGGGTCGCGAGTGCGTCGGGTTGGTGGTCCCAGAGGTCGGGTCTCGTGCGCGCCCATTCGACGATGGTCGAGGCCAGAACGATGGCACCCCGGCGCCACCTACAGGCCAAGGCATGAAAGCACCCGCGTGCAACTCCAGCCTTTTTGAGCGACTTCCACGGCATATTGGGCATGGAGCGGCGCAGCGTACGGTCGTGGTATTCGTTGCGCGGCCGGTTCGTGGTTTCGTCGCCGGCGGCATCGAGCACGGTCTTCCACAGACGACACACCGGTCGGGCGCAAAAGCGCCACCGCGCCGGCAGGCTCTCGGCGAGGATCATGTAGAGGACTTCGTTGGGCAGCGCGTCGAATGCACCCATGGCTTGCATGTTGCACGCGCTCTCTTTTGTTGGCGTCATTGCGGCCGTCGGATCGGACCCCGAGTTTGTCGCCTCTGTCCTTTGCATTGCTTGCATCCTTCTTTTTTTTTCTTAACCTTTTTTATATCAATAAGCAGGCTGCTGTGTATTTCTCTTTCGACTGATCAGTCCCCTACGCCTGCACATAAAGGAGCGCCGTGTTTGCTGCGCCCAGCGTCGTCGAGTCCCGAGGGCCATGTCAGCAACCCCGCGGGCCTCCTTTTTCCCCCAACGCAAAGACCAGTTTTTTGAAAGAGACAAAAAAGAGAGATAAACAGAATGAAAACAGACACAGGCTGCCTGCGACCATGAGGACCGCGACCAAAAAATCTGCGCAACTCGCAGCGCGAGGTCTCTTTGGGTGTGCCGAAAAAAAAGTCCAGCGCCAGCCGCAAAACTGCCCTCACCCCATTTTGCCTTTTTTTTTTCCTTGCATGAATTCAGACCGATTCTTCTTTTTTTTTGGATTTCCTTTGCGAGGGCAGGGGCAAAAGGGGATGTGGTCGGTCTGTTTCTATTTTTTTTTTTGGGTTATCACGGTAGCAAGGCCAGCAGCCTTTTTCTCCCCTTCTTTGTCGCTCCGTCGAGGGCTGGCGGTGGCTTGTCGTCACCGCCACGGCCGCCTTGGCTACTCTCAAGGAGATTGGACGGAATCTCATCTCCAGCGCCTGCAACTAGATGGACGACGGCACCGAGTATCTAGTTGCGCACATGTCAAGGTCCTCTCCCCAAGGCGCGACACGGTCTGATCGAGGAGAGCACGAAAGAGGCCGATTTCTCAAACTCGACCCACTCGAGTTCATCCCGTCGCGTGTCGGGTTCTCTACGACACAGCAGCCGGACGAGACTGACGGCAATATTTTCTTGCGATATCACAATAACATTAAGAGCAAATATATTAAAAAATGCAAGGAAATCAATACAGAGGCAAGATGGGAAAAGGGACGAGGTTTGTGTGTCGGAGCAAGGCATCGTGGAGCCAGTCTAGGGCTCATCGAGCAAGAGGTCCTTGGCACGCATCCACTCGACAAAGGCCGCATTTGGCGTCTTGGCGTGCGGGGAATCGATGTGGGAGCGAAATGCGCCGGCAGCAGTTGGACGGACACGACACCAACGCGCCCACGAGGTCTGCGGCGCCGGGTGGTGACCCTGGCCTTGGAGCACGTCGGTGGCTTCGTCGTCGTCGTTGCCTGTCACGCGCGCCCATGCATAGCGTACGGGCATCCACCAGCGACCGCCCCATGCCTGGCGGTCGCGAGCAATCGACAGCAGCACGGACCACATGTCGCAGCATTCGGCGAGATCGACGCCGACGGGCGCATGCGACGCACACAGGTCGAGCGTCCATACGAGCCGTTCGAGCGTGTCGCCGTCGGCATAGTACGAGTTGTAAAAGTCGGTGCTATGGGAGCAGGCGTAGGCGATGAGCGACTTGAGGACCGTCGGATCTGCGGCGGCGATCTGCCGTGGCCACTTTGACGTGATCCACAGCGCGCACGTCACGTCCCTCTGGGCGGCTCTACCGAGCAGGGACACGATCTCGGCGTCGTCGTCGGGCACGTAGCCGGCGCCCTGCGGATCAAAGACCCAGTCGAGAAAGGCCGCGGGATCTTTCGACCACCGACATCCCTCGTCGTCGTACCAGGGCGACGCGGCCATCCAGGCCACCTCGCGCAGCGTACGCGGCAGGCCCAGGTTGACCATGCACCAGTGCGTGGTTTCGATGGACCCGTAGCGACAGGCTCGCTTGGCAACAGCGCGCCCTAGATCGCCCGTGAGGCTGGAGCGTCCGAGCGCCAGGATGGACACATGGCCCTTGCCCGCCGCTTTGATCAAGCACTCTTTGGCACCCCCCGACGTCCACGTCCGCGCCAACCGCACAGCCAACGGTACCGCGCTGGCAATGGCGACGACGTGGTCGTCATCAGACGCACCACTAGCGTCTGTATCAGAGACAATGTCATTGGCGTCGTCATATTGGTCGTCGTCGTATCGGTCGTCGTATTGGTCATCGTCGTCGTCGTCGCCAAGAAATCTGTCAATGTCGTGTTGCGATGGGACCTGGTGACCGCGCGAATCGGGGTCTTGGTCCATGGCGTCGTCATTGCGATTGCCGTCGTCCATGTGGGCGGGGTGGACCACGACGCCGTGTGTCTCGCAAACATCGTCGGGGGCACCGATGAGACCGTCTGCAGTGGCAGCAATCTCCAAGAGCCGTGCGAGGATGCGCGCCCTGCCGTCGCCGCCCAAGGACGACCACAGCCATTTTAGGGATTCGTCGCATGGGTTCCACGCCGCCCAAATGCGCAGCACAAACTCAAACACGTCGGCATGGTCACCCTCGGTAAATTGGCCAATGTCGCTCACGCGCGACCAGTCGATGGGTCCCACCAACGAGAGGACCGACATGGTTGTGGCCAGGTCGGTCCTGTTGGCAGCGACTGACAGGAGGTCTAGTCGCCGGCTGTCAGTCGGGCTGCGGGTGCCTCGGGCTGCGATGGTCGGGTCGGGTTGTTGGTCGCCGTGAGGGACAAGTGTTTCGGTGGCATAGCGCACCAACAGAGGCCGTGCCGAAGCCACGAGCGTCTTGACGACGGCGTCGTGCGATGCCCCGTGGCAGGCCATGCACCAGGACACGAGGGCGTCGGGTCGATGGTCCCAGAGGTCAGGCCTAGCGTGGGCCCACTCGGCCACGGCCGAGGCCAGCACAATCGCGCCGCGTCGCCAACGGCAGGACAGCGCATGATAGCCGTCTTTGCCCACGATCCGCACGATCTTTGACCAGTGCATGTCGTGGACGCGGAAAGACAGCGCACGGTCTTGGTGTTTGTCGCGCGGCCGGTCCTTGCTCTCGTCGCCCGCCGCGTCTAGGATGGCCTTCCACAGCCGACACACCGGTCGGGCGCAAAAGCGCCACCGCGCCGGTAGGCACTCGGTCAGGATGATGGTCGTGACCTCGTCGGGCAGCACATCAAAGGCGCCGAGCGCAGACATGTCGCGGTCGCCCATGGTCGAAACAAGATTGCTGCTCCCTCCTTGTGATTCTCTTTCCCCCTGTTTGTCCCCTCCTCTTGGGTCGTGTGTTTTTTTGCACAGGCCACTAGAGCCCGCGGGACGACGTGGAGAAGAAGAAAAAGAGGGCAACACAAAAGGCAAGAGCGAGCCTGCGGTTGTCGGCCTATCGAGGGGGAGGGGGGCGAAATGCGTTCACTCGTCCTGTCAAGCCTGTCTGTGTTTTTGGGGTCGCACCCAATGGCGGATGTTTACAAAAAAATCAAAAAAAAGGGAATAAAAAAGCGCTGATTGCGGCATACGAAAAAGGGACAGGCGGGCAGGCGGGCACGATAAGCGGCCCTGCTCTGCTCTCAAGGGCGCTGCTCGACGGTGCCTCCCTGCCGGGTTCCTCTTTCGTGCTACCGCCCTTTTAATTGCGAGAAAAAAGGCGGCGACATATTTCATTGGTCGGTCCCGATTTCGGGTGGCCCTTGAAATGGCCAGGAACGGGGTGACTTTTTTCTTGTTCCTTCATTAGGGGCGCCTTGGTTGTTGGGAGGCACTGGCTCTGGGCCGTGTACAAAGAGAGAGAGAGAGAGAGAGAGAGAGAGAGAGAGACACGCGCAGACGCACACTCATAAATAGACCAGGCAGGAACGGCATTGGAGAAAAAAAAAGAGATAAAAAACAACAAACCAGAGAGGAAAAGAAAAAGCGATACAGGCGGCGATGTCGAGCACCAAAGCAGGGCGCACGTCACGCAAGCGCGCCGTGATCCATACGACCGACGAGTTTAGGACCATCTTGCGCGGTCTGTCGGCCAAGCCGTCCAAGCGGCCGCGACGCACGGGGCGCGACGTCACGGCTTATGCGACGCCGTGCGACGATACAGACGTGTTTGATATGCTGCCCAACGAGATGGTGCGCGAGGTGCTCATGCGCGTCGAGCGCTGGCGCGACGTCGTCGCCTTTCAGGCCACGGCGCGTCGCTTTGCCGCTATCCTGGCGCCGTGCGACACGTGGACGCGCAAATACGCCCCCGATACGCCCTATGATCTCACCGTATCGGCGCCGACGGCGACGAGGGTGCGTGACGCGACCGAGGCCAACAATACCGTGGCCGACGGTGGCAACGAGACGTGCGTCGACGAACCTCTAGAGGCGTTTGTGGCCGTGCACGCCCAGTGGGGCATGACGGCCAAGGGGTTTGACGTCGACGGCCTGTGCCGTCTGGCAGCGGCGGGGCGCACCGATGCCCTCTTGTGGCTCGACGCCCGTGTTCGCCATGCGTACATTGACGCTGCCGGGCCCTCTCTTGCATTTGCCACCTCGGTTGACGACCCGTTTGTGCAACCGGCCGTCTTTCGCTGCCGCTCTAGGTACGCCTGTGCGGCCGCGGCCGCTGGCCAGACCGCCACGCTGGCCGCCGTCCTCGATGCCCATCCCGGACTGGCCGCACAGGGCCACAAAATCATGCACAGCGCCATCGAGAGCAACTGCGTGGCCACCGTCGACCTCGTCCACGACTTTGCCCTCCTGCGCGATCCCCAGTGGCGCGCACACGCCTGGTGTCATGCTGGCTTTGCTCCGGTCCCGCCGTCGTCGCCGCTGGCGTCGTCACCCGAGCCGTTGGACGTTCTCACGCACCTGGCGGCGTGCGGGTGCCCGACGGCCCCCAAGCCGACGGCATTCGTCATGTCCATGGCCGTTTCGGGGGGTCTCTTGCGCGTCGCTGCGTGGTTAGATGCGCTCCCTGAAGTGCAGGCGCGCCCTCATGAATTGCGACGCTGTTCGCGCAGGGACATGGATCGCGCCGCGGCCGACGGCCACTATGCCGTCGTGCAATGGGTGCACGACCGCGGCATCCGCCGTTGCGCACTGTCGACGCTGCTCGCCGGGATTCGTTCCGGACACGCACAGGGTCGCGTCGACTTTGTGCGTTGGGCGCTCGCCGAGGATCCGCACTGGTCCTACGGGTCCGACGGCATGGTGTGTTACTCGCGCATCAGCAGCAGCAACAGCAGCAGCAGCAGTAGAGATCTGGGCACAGAGCACGCGCCAGGTCCTTGGCCCGGCCAGCCGACGACGGAATCGCGTCGGCCGCGATTGGCACGCGTGCCCGGTTGGCGCGACGGTCTCTTGGCCATCGAGGCCGCCAAGATCGGCGCCCTGGACGCGGTCCGGTGGCTCTATGAGCGCCATCCCGAGATGGTGACGATCGAGGCGGCGCGCGCCGCCGTGTCGGCCTGCAACGCCGACGTCGCCGTCTACCTGCATGAGGTGGGCGTGGCGCCATTTACTGCCTACCCGTGTTTGCGCCGTGCCTCGGAGCGCATCCCGGAAACCGAGCGCCGCTCGCGCCAATCGGTGGATCGCGTCGCCGCCGCGCTCGACAAGTTGGCCGCCGCGGGTGCCCCGTACGACGCGCGCGTGCTGGCCAACGTCGTGCGTCACCATTGCGCGCCGGCGCTTCGCGTCATCGTCAAACACTATTGCATGGACCCGCCGCCGCAAGACGTCTCTCGCGTAAAAGGCCGCAACTCTGCCGATCCATCTTTGTCATCATCATCATCATCATCACCATCATCCTCATTGGCATCGTCAAGGACGCAGTTGCCCACGCCCGCAGACATTATGCGCGCGGCGGTCGAGGCCGATCGCCTGGACATGATTCGCTGGGTGCGCGACAACGTCAAGGGGGCGCGCCTGTGCGTGGCCATCAAGGCCATGCGCGCCGCCGGCCGCAAGCCCAACCGCATCGCCGCCCTCGGCCGCTGTCGGTGCATCGAGTGCAAGGCCTCTGCTCTGCACAAAAGGACCGCGTGAAAAATCGCAGGGCCTATAGACAACCACGACCATGCCCGCTCTATTTTGCGTAAAAAAAAAGAAATAAAAAAGATGCGCGCGCAAGGACGGCGGTGGACGACCAGACTCGTGCATCGTTGAGTTTTTGTTTTTAACCTTTTGTTCAAAGACGCGAAAAAATAGAAAAGAAAAAAAGAAAAAGCACACCAAATGCCGGATGGCCCACGGCCGGCCTGTTTGCAGTTGGGCCGGTCGGCCCAAAATCTGCGCTCAGCCGACCAGCAGACAAACCGCAAGCCATCGGCACAGCATCGATCGCACCGCGGCAACCTCATCCACTGGAAAAAAAACCAACGCTGGCCCCAAACTCAGAGTCGAGCCTTGTGTCAACAAAAAAAAGGGCATCCCGTTGTGACGCCGAGCGGCAAGGGGGGTCCGATTGGTGCTGGTCGACGGTCGGGCTACCCCGTTCGGACGGACCGAGCCGTGCATGTCCTTTTTCTAAACCATAAATAAAACGTGCGCAAAATAGGCGTCTATAAAATGCAAACATGAACATGGGCGTGGTCGCGGGTGTGGCCGGCTGCGCCTTTTTTTTTCGTGCACCCTGTCCACCCACGGTTTGGGGAAAGGGCAGCGCTGGTGGGTTCGATTGCCGTCAGAGTGGGCTTGGAGCGGCATTCGTCGATACCTTTTGCCCTGTGGCGGTGTTTTGCCGATCGGACCGATCTCGCGCACGCCACACTTTTTCTCTCTCTCTCTGCTGCTGACCAATGGATGAACCCACAGAGCAATTGACCCTCGTCGCATTCGGCGACGTGTACAATCTGCGTCCGCGCGGCATCCACGCGGGCATCACGGGCATGGCGGCGCTCATTGACCGACAGCGGCGCGCAGGCCCCCAGACCCTGCTGGTGGCGTGCGGCGACGTGCTCTCGGCCGAGCCCGACCTATCTCATTGGACGCCCACCGAGTCGTGCAAGCACATGCCCACGCTCCTCGACATGTTGGGGGTCGACTATGCCGTACCGGGCAATCACGAGTACGAGCGTGGCGCCGATGTCTTTCGGCTGCGCATGCGCGAGTGCAACTTTGCCTGGCTGTGCACCAACGTGCTCGACGGCGAGGCGCCCTTTGGGTGCGGCGTCGCCGAGGCCGTGTTTGTCACTGCTGGGGGTCATCGCGTGGGCCTCATGGGCCTGTGTACGCCCGACACGCCCGTGATATCGGCAGCGGGACCCGACGTCACGTTTGCTCCCACAGTCAAACGGGCGCGCCAGGCCGTGGCAGTGTTCACGCAACAGGGAGTCGATGCCATCGTGGCCGTCACCCACCTTTCGCTCGCCGAGGACCGCCAACTCGTCGACGCCGTTCCCGAGATCGACCTCGTGCTGGGCGGCCACGACCACCACGCAATGTGCGAGTGGGTCGGCCGCGTGCCCATCGTCAAGGCCGGAAGCAACTTTAGCCACCTGGCGCGCGTCGACCTGCGCTTGTCTGCACGCCAGAGGCCCCGCATCGAGCAGGCGTGTCTCTTGGTCAATGGGGCCGGAGGTCCCACGGCGCCCGCGATTGACGCGGCCCTGGCCCGCCTCGACGCCGAGGCACGATCGCGCAGAGGCGACCAGCAACAACAGCAACAACACGTGGCGATGCTTGTCAAGGAATTCGAGAGCGCGGGCAACGCCGACTGCTCGATGGGCCGCTTGGTGGCCGACCTCTTGTGCGAGGCCTACCAGGTCGATCTCTTTCTCATCAACGCCGCGGCCCTGCGCAGCAACCGGACCTACGAAGCGGGTCACGTCATCACCGACGACGACTTGAGGCGCGAAATGCCGTTCCAGGCGCGCGCTGTGGCGTGTCGACTCAAAGGGCGCGACGTTCGCGAGGCGCTGGAGCACTCGCTCGCGGCCCCGCACGGCCGGCACCACCTCCACATGTCGCGAGGCTGGCATTGCACGTACGATCCCGCGGCGCCCGAGGGCGGCCGCGTGGTGGGAATCACGCGCGACGGGACTCGCTTGGCAGACGACGACACCTTGCGCGTGGGCATGATTCGCTACCTGCGTCTAGGAGGCGACGGGTTTGCCTCTCTGGCGCGCGGGCAGACTGTCGCCCACCCACTCGACGACGTCCTTTTGCGCGACACTGTCACAGCGTGCATGCGCAAACGTGGCACATTGTGCCCTCTGCACGAGCCGCGCTACGATGCGCGCACATAGATGGGGCGACCCTGCCGCGCGCTACACCACACCGCACGCTATAAACAACTGATGTTCCAAAAAAAGAAAAGCAACGCCGTGCGCCAAGCAACCCGACCGCCATAACCCCTAAAAATAAAAACCGTGCGACGAGAGGAGGCCCAAAAAGGAAAAGAGAAATAGGGCAATGTCGTCCGTTCGCGCGCAGCCGCACATGAGTGGACGCGCACCGGATGCCGCAAATGTTGCGGGCGCCGTCCGAACCTCGGCGGGGATGTGCGCCACGGGTGCCAACTTTGAGCGCCGCGTCACCATTCTCGGCATCGAGTCCAGTTGCGACGACACGGGCGTCGCCGTGCTCCAGGTCGGCGGCAACGCGCCCCCGGCCGTGTTGGCACACGAGGCGGTCACGTCGTGGGCCCACCATGCTCGCCAAGCCGACATCAACAAGGAGCACGCAGCGGCCGTCCATCGCGAGACCGTGGCTCCCCTGGTGGACCAGGCGATGGCGGCCTCGGGCGTCGGCTGGGATGCCATAGACGCCATCGCCGTGACGGTCGGGCCCGGCATGATGGGCGGTCTCATGGCCGGCGTGGACGAGGCCGTGCGACTGGCGGCCCTGCACGGCAAGCCACTCGTGCCCGTCAATCATCTGGAGGGTCACGCGCTCGTGGCGGGCGTGTGCACTCGCCAACTCTGTTTTCCCTTTTTGGTGCTGTTGGCTTCGGGCGGGTCGTGCCAGTTGGTGTTGGCGCGCGATCTAGGCGATTACAGGCGGCTCGGACAGACGCTCGACTGCGCGCCCGGCCAGGCCCTGGACGCGGTGGCGCGGGCGCTCGCGCTGGACCTCGGCGCGTCGGGCTCTGGCGGCAGGGCCATCGAACTGGCCGCCAAGAATGCGCGCACGGACGCCGGCGACGACAGGATCGGCGACGATGCGTGGCCCGACGGCTGCGATTTTGCCTTTGGCGGCCTGCGCGACCGCGCGGTGGCGCTGGCGCGCAAAAGCCTGGCCGGCGAGGCCGACGACATTGCCAAGAGGGTGCAGGCCCTAATCGTCGACCAACTCGTGTCGCGTACCGTGCGCGCCATCGAATGGTGTCGTGCTCACGTGGCCGACCCCACGGCGCTCGTGGTGGCCGGCGGCGTGGCGGCAAATACGTGCCTGCGCGAGAGTTTGCAGCGCGCCATCGGCTCTGTGGACCTGGTGTGTCCACCGCCGCGGCTCTGCACAGACAATGGCGTCATGATCGCGCACGCCGGTGCGCTCCACTATCTGCACCGACCGGACGCCTTTGCGTGCGGTCCGACACACGTGTGTCTCCAGCACGAGTGGCATTTGGGCGTGGACGTGTCTGAATGTGTCAGGGCCGACCGGCCCGTGCCCCAGGTGGCGGCGATTCACGCCTCGATCAAGTCTGACGTTGCCGATGCGGCGCGTGCCCTCTGCCGCGGCGAGTTGGTCGCCTTTCCCACCGAGACCGTCTATGGCCTCGGCGCCGACGCGGCGTCAGACGAGGCCGTACAGCGCATCTTTGACGCCAAGGGCCGACCGTCCAACAACCCGATCATCGTGCACGTGGCCTCCAAGGAACAGTTTTACAGGATCGCCGGGCACGACCTCGACGCCGCATTGCGCGCCCGCTGCGAGCGTCTCATGGACGAATTCTGGCCCGGACCCCTCACCCTGCTCGTGCCCAACGGCGGCGAAAAGTTGTCGCCCCTGGTGACGTGCGGCCTGCCCGTCGTCGGCCTGCGCATGCCCGACAATGCGACGGCCATCGACCTGATCCGACGAGCCGGCGTTGGCGTGGCGGCGCCCAGCGCCAACAAGTCGGGCCGCCCGAGTCCGACGTGCGCCCAACACGTGGCGGCCGACCTCGTCGGCGAGCGCATTTGGGGCGTGCTTGATGGCAGAGGCAGCACCTATGGCATAGAGTCGACCGTGCTCGACGTGGCCACGGTGAGCATCTACCGCGAGGGTCCCGTCACGGCCGACGACATCTCGCGCGCCCTCGACGGCGCACCCGTCGACGTCTCTAGCGGGCGCAAAGAGTTGGCCGCCGGCGAGGCGCCCAAGGCACCCGGCATGCTCTATCGTCACTATGCGCCCGACACGGACGTCACGGTCGTGCACGGCACGCTGGGGTTTCTCAATGCCACCGTGCGCTCCATGCGCGATCGCGGCCTGCGCGTGGGCGTCATCGCACCGTATGGCGACGCGATCGATGCGCGCGCCTCCAAGGTCTGGTATTGCATGCGCCACGGCGACGCGACCGACGTCATGGGCTCCCTGGGGGCCAACCTCTACGCCGCGCTGCGCGGGCTGGATCTGCCCGATGTCGACGTCATCCTTGTGCGCGCCGTGCCAGACTCGCGCACCGGAGGCGCCGTCATGGAGCGCCTCGCCAAGGCCTCGCAGGGAAGCCGGCTCATCGAGCCAGCCATGACGGCGCGGCTGGAGCGCATGATAGGCGCCGACGTTGTCCAACGCATTGCACGAGGCCGCGTCTTGGTATGTGGCCTGGGAGGAGCCGGCGCGCCCTTGGTGGACATGGCCGTGCGTGCCGGGGTCGGGCGCCTGGGGCTGCTCGATCCGGACCGCGTCGACCTGTCCAATCTCGTGCGCATGCCACAGGCGACACTCGCCGACGTGGACCGACGCAAGATCGACGTCGTGGCGGAGCGCGCACGGGCGGTCAATCCCGACGCAGATCTCACGCTTCTCGCCCACCGGATCACGCCCGACTTTGACATGGGCGCGTTGCGCGCGCACGAGTATGACATTATCGTCGACGCCGTGGACGATCCCGCCGGCAAGGTGGCGCTCATCAAGTACGCCGTGGAGAACAAGTTGCCGCTCATTTCGTGCATGGGCGCGGGCAACAAGACGGACGTGACGCAGGTTCACCGCGTGGTCGACATTGCCGACGCCGACGTGTGCCTCTTGGCTCTCGAGACCAAGCGCCTCCTGGCCAAAGAGGGCATCACGCGCGGGGTCAAATGTGTGGTCACCCAGGGCGACCATTGGGTCTTTGCCCCGCAGGACGGACACGATGTTATCGGCAACTGGCCGCCGTGCTACTTTATGGCGGCCGCGGTGTTGCTCGACCACGTGCTGCGTGTGCTCGCCGGTCCCGAGAGCGTCGAGGACCACGTGCGCGGTCGTGCCGTCGGCGTATCGACCAAGAGCGGCATCGTCGCCATCCCGTGAACGGCCCCCCGCGCTTTTCTACAGCACCGGGCGACTATTGCGACGTGTCCATCTAGTTGGCGCCTTTTCTATCGCCTCTGCGCGGGGGCATCGTCCATCGGTTGGATGGGGAGGGGGTTGTCGCCCATGGCCACCGGCAGGACAGAGCAACAACAATAACAAGAAAAAAGGAGAAAAAAAGATGGACCGCGTGCGATTTATGCGTGACCCCCACCTTCTTACGAGGCACACTGGTGTTGGGCGACGGTAGGCCATCGTGGTTCGTGACCAATCTTGGCGTATGCCTTTGATTTGGTCGACCGACCACAATGTGCCGATCGGTCGGTGTATGCGTCATTCGACGCAGGCGAAGCAGGGGGCAAGAAGAAGGCACTGCAACAGGTTTGGCGAGGGAGCGCGTGCAGGTGCGGATGCGGTCAACACGTGCTCCGTATTCGGAGCCGGCATCGGGCGCCCAGTTTTATTTTAGATCGTCTCTTCTCTTTTTGCCACCGATTTTCGTGCCTGATGCTGGGCAACGGCTAGCCGATCGGTTAAAACACGTGAATTCCACTGTCGACGTCCCTACTGTGCCAGGATTCATCCTCGATTTTTAGCCGGTCGGCTGGCCGTCGCCCAGCATTATTCGTGCGCAGTGCTTGCGGATCGGTTAGCCGTCGGCTAATCTGCACCAAATTGTCCAATTAAAAATCATATAAATCAAAAAATCCCCACAAAAAGCCCGGATTTTAGTCGTCGGTTAACCGATCCGCAAGCACTGTTCGTGCGCATTGCACGCGGACGGACGGTCCGGTTCCCGAGCGGTCTCGATCGACGAAAACCCCAGCCAACGGAGCGCCAGTCGAGAGTAAAGACGATCACCCAACAACAACAACTGGCGCCGGATCTATTCTCTGCCGATACAGAGCAACGCCCAACCGGCCGACAAAACCCCCACAAACACCGCCATTGCGGCATTTACTGCGTAGATAAAAACAGACAGGCCTTTTTGCCTTTGCCGGCCGTTGGTCGGGCCAACACGCCAGCGCCAAATCGTCGGCAAGAAAAAGGGCCAGCGCACACAAAAGGGGACGCGCGCGCTCAAGGCCATCACTGGCGCGATTCTTTTGCTTTTTACAATTTGCCACTATTTTCCTTTTCCAATCGGACCCGAGCGCACAGATGAATCTTTCTCTCTTTCTCTCGCTCGGCGGTCGGCTGGAGGCGGGCGGCGTCGCCCGCGCAAACTCTGTCCTCTGGCTAGATCGGGACACCCGGCACCCAATCCGGCGGAGCCAGAGTGAACCCAGACCACGCAAACTGGGGCACCATCATGCAACTCACCAGCGTCCATCCGTCCACCGGCCTGCGCAGGGAGAGAGAGAGAGAGAGAGAATAAAAGGCATTTTTGCTTGGCGCTCTTTGCAATTATGGGGAGAAGATTAAAAAAACCAAGGGAACAGGCGGGACTGTTTGGAACCGGGGTCGTCGAGCGGACGCCAAATAGCACACCAAAACAACGAACCGTTGGGGAAACACCAACCCAAAAGCACACACCACACCCAAAAAAAACGAAAAAAAAAGGGATAGGAGAGGGGCGCAGGGACGCACCTGGCGGTTTGCCATGCGCCTCGGGGCACGACCACTTGGAGTTTTTGGTTTGCTGTCAGGTCGGACCCGAGCACGTGCGTGCTGTCCACGCGCTCGCCCGTGTCGGAAACGGACATTTCCAGCGGGGACCCTGTGCAGGTTGGACACGGTCAGAGAATAAAGAGCAACAACATTGCACCGAATCGTTTTCCGCAAGGGTTTCGCTTTGCGTGTGCACGGTGTTTTTTTCTGCAGAACCGATCTGCTGCGGTGAGGGCGACTGGGTCGCGATGCCGCCAGCCGACACGCACCCTTATGCCAAAACCACACCTCGGCGGCGTCGAGCCTGTGCCAGTGCGATCTCTGCTTGCGGTCCAACAAGAAATAGATGACAGAGTAGGGGGCGCGGTCGCTGCCGGCTTCCGGCGCGACCCTGTTTACCGTCTGTTCCCGTGCAGCAAAGAAGAGAATCGACACACACACACGCAAAGGTGCGCGCACACAGGAGGATCAGGCGACAGAGATCACACCGCCGCCTGGCGCCCCAAACCGAATCCCGGCGTACCGCGTAATAGCCCCCTTCCGCGTGTTGGGTCATGCCGAGGCGGGCGATGATCGAGTCCACCTCTTCCTGCTCGTCATCGGCGTCGGTGTAGTCCGTGGCCGTATGGGGCGTCCCTGGTGTGTCCGTCCCTTTGGGTGTCGCCATCGTGCAAATACTGTGCACGCACGAAATGGTCCGCTATACCGAGAATGCGACCGGGCCCGTCGCCGCAGTGTCGTCGCAGCAAAAGGAGGACCGGTCCAGAGGCCCAGTCGTTTTCCCAAGAGAGTCCCCCTCGCACTCGCGCGACGTCGCGGCAGCCAGCACGATCTCAAACAAGCGAATGACGCCAGAGAATCGCCTCTGTATTGGACGGGAGTGAAAAAGGCGCCTCCTGGGGTTTGGCCTATTTGGCGCGCAGTGGCGAGAATTGCTGCGCTGCCGGGCCTTTTTCCTGCGAGGCAGGGCGCCTCTCGCCTCTTTTTTTTCCATTCTATGACCCCATGCAATTTGCGCTTTGGTGATTGTGTTGCCGTCTTCCCCGCCCTCTTTCCGGAATCGCCGACGACGACCGGGAGGGGGGGGTGACTCGAAACGCCTGCGAGGACAAAAGGGCGGGGGCAGCGAGCGGCGCCACACACAAAAATACGGTCGCCGCATTCTATTTATATCTGCACCAGGCAGCAACAACAACAACAACGTAAAAAGGAAACAAGCAACCAAAGCGCACGTGGACGAGGCGCCCGTTTCGAGTCATGCAGCAGCAAGCAACGAGCCACGCAGCCGCGACGACGGTCTCTACCGGGAACGGAGCCAACGCGGATGAGCAGCGGCAGGCTCTGTCGTCGCCGGTCGTGCCGCGTGCCATGCCCCTGACGCCGGCCGAAGAGGGCATTCGCCATATCCGATTCGCGTCCACCAGGCAGGCCGTCATGACGGCGATACGCGACATGTACTTGGCGAGCCAGCCCTTGAAAGGTCGGCGCGTGCTCCTGTGCTCGCACTTGAGACTCACGACGGGCTACTGCGCGCTCATCCTGCGCGACCTGGGCGCGCGCGTCATGGTGTGTGGCTCCAACAAGTGGTCCACCAGGGACGACGTGGTGGCCGCGCTCAACGCCGAACCCGGCATCGAGGCGGCCTCGCGGCACGGTGCGCCCGACGCCGAGTTTTTCGGCTACCTGCGCGCCGCCCTGGCCTGGGGACCCGATCTGATCGCCGACGACGGGGCCGAACTCTTGGCCATGATGCACGGCATGGGGGCCGACAGTGACTGCGTGGCCGTTTCGCCCCGGCCCGTTCGCGGCGCGTGCGAGCAGACCACCACGGGCGTCGTCCGCCTCCGCGAGATCCAAGAGGCCCAGCCCGACAAGCGCCTCTTGGCGCCCGTCATCGGGGTCAACGAGTGCAAGACCAAGCACCTGATCGACAACCGATACGGCTCGGGCGAGTCCTGCCTCACGGCCATCATCTGTGCTACCAACTGCACGCTGCGCGGGCGTGTTATTGTCGTCGTCGGATACGGTCACGTCGGACGCGGCCTCGCGGCGCAGGCGCGCGGCATGGGCGCCCGCGTCATCGTCACCGAGCACTCGCCCATCGCCGCCCTCGAAGCGCACATGGAAGGGTTTGAGGTGATGCGCCTCGCCGAGGCCGTCAAGTCGGCGGATTTCGTGATCACGGCGACGGGCTATCCGCGCGCATTGCGTGCCGACGCCATCGCCAGTATCAAGGACGGCGCCTTTCTCTGCAACGCCGGCCACCTGGAGACGGAGATCGACGTCGAGGCCCTGGCCAAGGCCGCCGCCTCGGTCAACAAGCGCGTCGCGGAAAATGTCGACGAGTACGTCATGGACGACGGCGGCGGCAGCGGGATCGAGGGAGGGCGCCGGCGCAGGATCTACCTGATCGCCGACGGGCACACGTGCAACGTGGCCACGGGGAGAGGACACTCGGCCGACATCATCGACATCACCTTTGGGCTCAAACTGCGCTCCGTCTTGTACCTCGCTGAGAAGGCCTGGCCGGCAGAGGGCCAAGACGCGGCGCCACTCGAAAACAAACTCCAAAACCTGCCGGCGGATCTGGACGCATCGGTCGCCAGGATAGCGCTCGCCTCGCGCGGCATGCAGATTGACGAGCGCGACTAGGGCCGAGGACAACAAGCCTACGTCAGAAAAAGATGTATATGAGCGCGCTGCAGTTTTGCCCGCCTGTTTCTTCCCACCCCTCCCCAACTCTGCAATGCATCGGATCGTATTTGTGCGCTCTTTTCATCTTTTTTAGTTTAGAGGCAACCGACGTGTTTTTTTTGGAGCCGCGACCATGCAGACTATCGAATTTTTTGTCGACTATAATGCGTCCCTGCGGGCCTCGGAGGGGGGCGGGATAGAGATCATCACAACATCAATGTTTGCCCTGCGTCGAGCCGCGCAAAAACTGGGCAAGACCTATGCGAGGTTGTTGGGTTTGTTGCCGACACGGCGGCCCTTGGTGCGCTTGTTTCTGCGCCTGCGTGCTGCCGCGGCAATGTCGTCTGGATCTGCGCCCACAGGCACATAGATGGCCTCGGTTCGGATCTCGTCGGCTTGTGTGCCGCTCGCTGTCGGCGGCGGCTGTGCGTCTCTGGCGTCGGTTAGAGGCGTCGCAAAGACGTCGCAAAAAGGCGCTACGTTGCCCCTCGGATTGTGGCCCCTGCCGGCGTTGTGGTCGTCTGCGCTGTCGACGACATACACCGGCACCGCACATGAGAAAAAACACCAGGATGCATGTAATCGTTGGAAAAAGAAAAAAAGGAAAACCCACGACGGCCAGCATAGACGGCACTGCAAAAGACCTACATAAAAAAAAGTAAAGAAATAGGCAGAGACAAAAAGCACGAGCAGACGGCCACCAGAATGGGCACACGCCCGGGACGCAGACCAAGGCACATACAAGAGAGAGAGAGAGAGAGAGAAAAAAAGAGAGCGCGCACCAAAGATGGCAAAACAGATGTGCTTGAAGCGACAGCGGTAGGCGTCGGTGGAGAGCACCTCGCGAAACAAGAGCGCCACGTGGTCGGGCGGGTTGCCAAAGGCGCCGCAGCCAAAGGCGCCCAGGACCACCGCGTCGTGCTTGTGCGCCAGGGCAATGTCCAAAATGAGCGCAATCTTTTGGCGCATCAGGTCGGCATCGTCTTGGCCCAGGCGCTGGGCGCCGTCCGACAGCACATGCAGGCGGGGCCTGACGATGGCCGGCACGGCGATAAAGTCGAGGCACACGGGCCGATCGAGGAACGGGTAGCCCTCGTCTTCGGGGCCGCGAAAGACCGACACAGAGGGCGAATAGATGCCGCACAGGCCTTGGAGTGGGTAGCGCCATTGCCGCTGGCGGTCGATGCGGCGCGGGTCCTCTAGCGACAGAAAGTAGTTGCTGCGGCGAAAGATGTTTTCCTCTTGCGCGGCGGCGCCCGTCTTGTAGCCGCCGCCGGGACGCCGACTGCTGGCCATGTTGAGCACGGCCGGATTGAGGCCACGGTCCGTCTTGAGCGCCACGGCGGCCCTGAGACAATCGCCACGCACAACCTCGCACGTTGCCAGAGCATCATAGAGCGTGGCAGTGGCCGCAGCGCGACGCACGTCCTTGGGTCGGTACAGGACCGTGTCGCGCACCTGATCGCGCACCTCGCGCTCGGTCGGCAGGTCGACGCGCGTGCCGTCGCCCAGCACATAGGCGCCTCGCGTGGCGCAGTCGATCGTGTCGAGGGCAACGTCGATACGCAGACCGCGCGCCCGGTCAGTGTCGCCCCTGGCGAGGGCTTGCGTGTGCGCGGCCAGCCAGGCATCGGCGTCAAACCCCGACCGTCTGTCTGCCGTGCGGCCAGAGGTGCGCGTGGCGCGGTCCATTGCGGCTGTCGGCAAGTCGCGAGGGTAGTGCCCAGGCAACAAAAGGGTATAAAGAGGTGCAGTGGCGACCGGTGTCGGTTCGGTTGAGGGTTTGTCTTCTTGCACAGCGTGTGTCTGCCGATGGCTTGGGGGGTGATCCTCGGCCCGCTGCCTTTTGTCGTCTTGCTTTTGAGAGAAAAGATGGAAATTACTCTGGACCAATAGCGCGCTGTGGCGCATTGCTGCGATTGGGCTGTCGGCCCAAAGGCCCCACAATGGAAAAGAAAGAAAAGACACCCAAGAGAAAAGGTGACCATGCGCCGAGAGCAAGACCCCTCGCAATGCCGTTGCCTGCCACCAGCCCAATTTAAAAAAACGATTCAAAATAATAAATATTTGGAATCCACCCTTTTTTGCGCCATTGGTTTGTCGATTCTTGGCGCTCTTGGGTTTTTTCTGCATGGGAGTCGGCGTGCAGCCGCAGTCGCCGGTGCCCAGCGCCCGCGACCGGACCTGGCAGGCGGCCAAATTCATCGGCGGCAATCATCGGCGGCAATGATTGGCCGCAGCGCCCGCCGACCCGTGAACGAAGAGGATAGGAAAAAAGAGCGGCACCAAAGACCGGCGCCGCCCTGTTTTTTGTTCCTCTCTGGCCCCCGTCTGTGCCGCGTCATTTTGTGTGCGCCCTCGTTGACGACCCAAGGGCAAACAAAAAAAAAGAAAAAGATTGTCTGTGGGCGCTGTGCACAGCCTCTGAAAAAAGATTGATCGATACGGGAAAAAAAAAGGAAGAAAAAGCGACAGGCGAGGCAGAAGCATTTGCATGGAGAACGTCCAAACCACCACCGGCGAGAACGGCGACGACGGTGCGGGGCATCGAGCGCCGCCCGCCGTGCACATTGTCGTGTGCACCGACAGCGACGACGTCATCGCGATCGACGGCGTACTGCCGTGGGCCTTTCGCGCCGCGGGCCAGCGCGCCGCCATCGACGCCCTCGTCAAGGACGCGCCCATCGTGATCGGCGCACGCTCGACGTCTGTCTTTGGCGGCGCACCGCCCGGCGCCCGCACGATCGTCCTGTCGCGCAGCGGCGCCCTTCCTATAGGCGCGTGGGCGCGGGCGTATGTCGTCCAGTCGCCTGAAGCCGCCCTGGCCATGTGTGCCGGCGAATCCGTACTCTACGTGCTCGGAGGCGTCTCGACCTTTGCCGCCTTTATGCCCTATGCGGCCGTCGTCCATCGCGTCGTCGTCACCAGACGTGGAGGATGGCTACGGCACCAAGGGACTGACGTCGTGTCCTTTCCGTGGCTCGGGCGCGCCGGCGCCAGAATCACCTCGTGTGGCCCGCTGGTGCCCGGCCGCGGTGGTTGCTCGCACCAAGTGCGCTCCGACACGCTCGCACCTGTCGACCGCGTCCCGTCGCCGTCGCCACCCGTCGACTCTTTTGTAGACGACCTCGATCTCGAACAGGCCAAAATGATCAGTTTCTACGAGCACGCCTTACGGACCACTGCGCTCGTCGGGTCGTCGTCTGACAGACATGCCGCAGCGACGTTGGGCGTCACCGAGAGCATACCCGACACCCCAGTTGCCGCCGGGCCTCTAGGCGGTCACGATACCGCGATGATGGGCGACGTTGATGGTGACGACGTTGATGATGACGAGGAGACAGACGGCGTTGTGGAAAATTGGTACCCCAGCGACAGCGACAGCGATGGAATGGTGGCGACGACAGACGACGCCAGCACCGACGATGGCGAGGAGGACGCCGACAGCGACGATGGATGGAGCGATTCACACGACAGCCCGGTACTGTCGGCGCGCCGGGCGAGAGCGCGGACCGACCGCAAAAGGCCGCCCCACGGATGCATGATCACCCTCTTGGGCCGGTGCGCCATTGCGCTGGCCGCAGCAGTCGTAAACCGGCTCGGCCAGGACGATCTCTTGTCCCTGTGGCGCGCGTCAGCGGCCACGCGGGGCGTCTTGGTGGACGTGCTCACCGCCGGACCAACGTCGCCGTGCGGGGACATCGTGGACATAGTCGCCGGCGGCCTTGGCCAAGACCCGCCGCAGTCGACCGCGACCCGAGTCTGCCCACAGGACGAGGCGCCCTCGAAGCGCACAGGCGCCGCGTGGCTCTGGTTGGACGTACTGCCGCGCCTCCGGCGCAAGTGCGCTCTGGCAGAGCATACACTCTCATGCCCCCATGCTGCGTCCCCGTCGTCGGCCCTTGTCGATTACGCGCCCGGCACGATCGAACGGGTCATGCTGTGGGCAGCGGCCACGCGCTGCGGCGCGGCCATCAACGCGTGTTTGGCTCTGGCCGATTCGATGGCTGCCGCAGCGGCAGCCTACAATCGCTCAGACGGGTTTACCAAGCGTGCCGCCAGTGTGGGCCCGGTGAGCGCGTGGCTGGCCAGTGCCATGGGCGCCGACGATGGCGCGGCCGCCGATCTCGCCACCACCGACGTGTGGCTGCCCGCAATCGCACTAGCGAGATCGGCCGGCCGACTTGGGTCGCCTCTGCTCCTGGCGGTGGCACAGCACATTGCCGCGACCAACCTCGCCACGGGCCGCGGCTTTGCCAATGGCGGACGACGACTCGACGATCCGCCGGACCCCAGCGCACGCGCGTCTCTCGCGTCTGCTCGTCTCGTCTCGGCTCTGGTGGAGGGCCTCGGCCAGACGCGTGGCCCGTCTGACCCGCCTCGACGCATCGATGCTGATGCCGGCGACGACACTCGCGACGACAACGCACAGGCTGTGCGCCTCGTAGAGCACATCTCTGAGGACGGCACCGTCGACTCGATCGTCAGAGATGTGTGCGCGGCTCGGGGCAGTACGACGGCCAACGCCGTCCTTGTCGCGACGTGTCGTCGGCTGTGCCGTATGGCAGCGCGAGATGCGTCGCCCGTGGCTCGCGCAGCCGGCACGCTCCTGGCGCGCATACTTGCTGTAGCGTCGTCTGTCGACCACGCGGACGGGTGGCATCCACAGTCGTGCACGATGCGCCTGTGGTCGATCATCGCGCCTACGATGGCCGTCGCAAACACCGAGTCTTTTTGGACTGCCCTCAACGCTGCCGGCCCCTCTACGAGCCTTCCCGGCGGCGACCCTAAACACCAGGGGAGCAATGCGACTGAGCCCGCCAGTGTGTCACCGCCGCTGACTGATCGCGACGATGGCATGGCCGCCTCATTTGGCGTCGGTGGCATCACCCCGGTGAACCTTGGCGATGAAGATGCCCATCACGCACGTGCACACGCGGCCACCGACAACACACTCGGACTGACAGGCCTGTTTGAACACGAGATCGACCTGTGCGTTGCGGTGGCTGTGCATCTGCCGCCGTGGGATCTCATCTCCCTGGCGACGGCGTCGCGCGCCACATTCAAATCGGTATGGGCGGCGGTCTGCCGTGCGTCCCTCGATGCCGCCGACGGCCGGCTCGCCGGCACGGCCTGTGGCGCCAGTGTCTATATCGGCAGCGGATCGTCTGTGCTGATGAGACCCGCGCCCGACGTCGGGTTTACTCACGCCTTGGGCGCACTCATGCTCACGTGCCATCGTATGCCGCGGATGGAGATGATGGCCGACGACGCTGAAGCCCTGATCTCGCCCGCGCTTAGGGCCGACGACGCCCGTGAGCGTCTCGACGCGCTTGAGCGCGACCCCAACCTGCCAAAGATGCTCGCCGACACGGTGGCCTGTGCGGCCCGACTCGGGTGCGGCGCCGTGATCGTGCGATGCCTAGAGGTGGCCCGACGCATGGGCGAGGTCGTGCGGCACAGTGGACGTGCCCGCGCGCAAAACCGCGGCTTTGGCTCCTGGCTCGACCGCCAGATGGGCGCCGCCCGACGCACGACGCCCGAGGTCACGGCCGGCGGCGCGTGTCTCCCCGTGGCGGCGTTGGCTCACGCCGCCGGCCGCGAGCGATCACTCGCGTTGTTGTCTATTGCGTGCTGCCAGGTCTCTATGGCCCCCGCCGCGGCGACCATCGCCACCACTTTTTGGGGCGCCGGCGGGCGCCGCGTGGTTCTCGCCGATTCCAATACCGAGAGCGCGGCATCACACACCGACCGGCTGGCCGTCGTCATTGTGGCGTGCCTCGCGGGCATGTGGGACCGTCGGCTCGACGTCGCCGAGCAAAGGCGCGCGGTCGACATTGAGGCCGACGAGGCCTTTCTCCATGGCATGGAACCGACCGTCGACTTTCTGGTCACGTCCAACAGCGCCGAGGCCGGCGCATCCACGCCCGTGACACAAGAGCCGGACAGGGTGCTCCGGGTCCTGCGTCAATTTGGCGCATCTTATCACGCTCCGCGAGGGACGCGCACCGAGTCGCTGTGCCTCACGGCGCGCTTTTTGGTCGCCCCGCCCGGCCAACTGGTGGCGCCAGACAGCATGCGCGCCTACATTGCCAATCTCTTGGTGCGCGCCGCGGCGTGCGCCAACCGACCGACTACTTAGAGGGCGTCTGTGCGCATGCGCCTCGCCTCGTGCCATCTCTGCAGCGCCGACACACGCAACTTTTAACGAAAAAAAACCTCCAAAAAGAAACAATACATTTACGCTGTCGGCATGGCTCTTTTTTTTTCTCCAAATTGTTTCCTCTGCCCGAGGCGGTACTGGGCGCGTGCTGGCAGTGTCTCGGCGCGCGCCGTCGTCGCAAAGAAAAGTCAAAAGATGGCAGACAAAGAAACCAACAGAGGGAGACGCAAAGAGAGAGCGTCGACCCGCGGGTGCCCAGATACGATCTGATGGCCGCGCAAACAAAATATTGACCGACACAAGGGCAAAAAAAGACGACCATCGCGATCCGCTCGATCACCCGCAGCGCTGTCTTCGATTCTGTCGACCCGACCGACAAGGAGTACAGATCGCACGCGCCAGTGCGTATACACGTCGGGAGCCCGGCGATCGCGCGCGCAGCCAAGTACGCTCCACAGACGCGAACCGCCCCAAGAAAACAAACAAACCGGCGCAACGCAAAAAAAAAGGACCTAAAAGATGGACCTGGTGACGGGCGCGTGCCGGCGCGCCGCCGGTGCCCTGTGGTACGCACTGACGACGACACTCTACGCGCCCGTGCTGTGGGCCGTCGGCGGTGCATCGTCGTCGCCGCCCATCGAGGCCGACTGGAAGGTCATGCTGCCCATCGCTTCGGTAGATCGCGCCGATGACGACGGCAACGAATTCCGCCTGTGGTGGGACGCCCTGCCCGAAACCTCGGTGCACGCGAGGCTAGACGATGACAACGTCCAAGACGACGACGCCCTCGCCGGACGCCTGCGCGCTGACGACTAGCGCGCCTGCGCTCCCTCTTGTTCTCCCCCCCCCTCCTTTGCAACCGAGACCCCACGACTGTCGTATCGCCTTTTGTTTTTCCTATTCCAATTTGTTGCGATTTTTCCCTTTTTCGCAACTTTGCGTAATCACCGAAAAATAAAAAAAAGGCACGTCGGCGCGGAGGGCCGGCGCATGCACGCCACCTCAAAAATGTTGCGCAGCGCGGTCTCCCATTTTTCTCGTCGCAACTACTCCTTTTTTTTTCTGTCGCCACCAATTCTGAGCGCCAGTCTCAAAAAAAAAAGAGGCCACATAAAAGCGCCCAAGTGGTTTGAGCGACGGGGCGCCTGCAGCCGCCCAGGGCCAAAAAGAGCATCGAGAGCACAAAAGAGGAAGCCGACAAAAGAGAGAGGCCCAGCCGCAGGCCACCAACAAGGAAGGGGACGCGTGAAAATAATTTACAACAACCGAAAAGCCACGGAAAAAAGAGAGGGAAAAAGGCAGCAAAGCGTCGTTGGTCGACAGAAAAAAGAGGCAAAAAGAGCACATGTCTTTTGAGGGGGGAGGGGCACGACGAGCAATCGATCACGGGCGCCGGTTGCATGCGGGACAGGCACATGGGTCCTGAGCCACGACACACCGCCGAGGACCGACGAGGAGCGCCGCGCGCAGGTCGGCAATGCACGCGAGGGGCACATTGACGCGCAGCCACGCAATCACTGAACCGTCGAGCGGGGTGCCGGCAATCTTGCGCACTGCCGCGGGCACGTCGTTGGTGCCAAAGCGCCGGCACAAGACCTGCAAAAAGACGGGGTCTTTGCGGAGTAGGGCTGCCTCCAGAGCGGCCTGCGTCCAGGGCGCACCGGCTTTGATGGCCTCCATGGCGTCTGCGACTTCAAAATGCGTGATCACGGTCGCCAGCGCGTCGCAATCGTCAAAAGACACGAGGCCGGCGGCGCACACGCGGAGCGCCCTTGCGTAGCCGGGGTACTGGGTGAGCGCCCAGCGAACGGCGCCGACGGTGAATAGTCGATGGGCGTCGGGTCTGCCCAAAAGCCACGCAAAGGGCTCATTGGACGGCGCGCCCAAGGCGGCATAGGCGATCGCTGGATCGCCCCATGCGGCAATCGGACGCCGGACGCCGTCGGGCACCGGCACGTGGATGTCCACCGTGGGCTCACCGGCGGCCCATAAAAGTGCGTCGATGGCCCTCTGCGGTTTGCATTTGACCAGGGCCGCGAGGACCTCGACGGTGCACGGGTGAAGGCCCTCGTCGTGGGCTAGTGCGATCGCATGCAAGTGGCCCTCGCTGCCGGCCTCGACCATCGACTGGAAAGAGACCTTGATGGGCACCCAAGACGGCCGCTCGGCGCCCGAGAGCCAGCGTGCAATGTGCACGCGTCCGCGCGAGATGGCGTTATTGAGCGACTCTTTATCGATGACATCGTGGCCTCGGCCCAGACAGTCGCGTGGGGTATCGACGCGTCGGGCGTGCAACCACGCAACGATGCGGACCTGGTCAGTCTGCAGGGCAATCTGGCCGACGTCCATACTGCAGTCGCATGCGCCGACGGTGGCCATGCGACGCGTGTGGATGGCCTCGATCACGTGGAGATGGCCAGCGCGCGCGGCCTCTAAAAGGCCCGCCTCGACAACTTTTCTGCTGCGGTAGTCGTGCGGATAGGGCAGACGCGTGAGCAACCACAGCGCCACGTCGACGTGCGCCCGGCGACAGGCTATTCGAAGGGCGTCCTCGATGATCCACCATTGCCACTCGGCAACGGCGGTGCTCTGCGGATCAGAAGACTTGGGAACGCGTTGGCGGTCGAGCGCATCGATCCACACGTATTTGACGACGTCCAGACGTCCGCCTCTGGCGGCGCGCGGCGTCATGTAGAGCCTCGGAGCGCCGAGCGACCGCTTTATCGATGCGCGCGCCACGTCGAGGGGCGCGCCGCACTCCAACAACTCAAACATCGTCCTGCCGTCGGTTAGCATTGGGATGCGGCGTATGGCCGGACCGACATCGACGCCCGTCGCCATGGACCAGGCGACGAGGTCGCGCGCGCATGGGATCACATCGGTTATGCGTTGGATCAACTCGGGCGGCAGTTGATCCAATGCCATCCTCGGGGGGGGGGGGCGACGCTCGATGCGAAACAGAGCCGCACTGCAAATCCCAGACGAAATAGTAAGGCGCTGAGAAAAGAGAGAGAGTCCCGGCGCAATGGGATTCGACTTTTCCCCTCGACTGGCCCTTTTGGTTGGCGCACTCGTGATCCTTGTTTGCGAAAGAAGAGACGGGTCACGACGGCGGCGCGGTGCCTGCAGCAGAGGACACCCTCGCACGTCTTTCTGTACAAAGACGACCAATCATAAAAAAGGGTGCATAAAGTGATGTGCAAATATTTTTTACGATGTGGACGTGCACGGGAAATACAAAAAGGATCCGCGCGTGCGCCCCATTTGGCTCGGCCATGCGCGGCATGTACTCGACGCCCATTTTTCGATTGATGGCTCGGCAGTAGAGCCTAAACAAAAACGGGGAAACAAAAACTGAGAAACTAAAAAGGTGTTTTTTGGGAGCGCCGGGAGGGGGGCGAGGCCGGGCCGCGCCTCTGGTGGGCTCTGGCGTGGAGTGCACCCACCAAATTCCAGTTTTTTTTTCGCATCCTTGATCGCGCGCAAAAAGTGCACGGCCATCCGCCATCGGGACGGTCTTTTCATTTTGTTTCAAAACTATTTTTTTCATGCATGATTTATTTAGCGACACATAAACATCGTTGGGCACAAGCGCTGCGACAGCGGTCCGCACTCACAGCATTCATCAGACCCCGGTTGTTGCGTTGCGCGTTTTTATGCTCTTTCTTTTTTTTTTCTATTGGTGGAAAATTGGGGGACAAGGGACCGACGACAGAGCGCAGGCGCTCACGACGAGCACGACGAGGCGGCGTCGTCACTGCCGGCACTCCCACGGCCCATATCGTCGCCGTCCGACAGCGACCCGTCGAGATCGCTGTCCTCGCGATCTATAGCCTCGCCGATGACGGTGGCGAGGCGGCTGCGACGCGCGCGGTCGCTCTGGACGGCGGGTGGCTGCGCGACGACCCAGCGCCGCCTGTCCACGCCGGGCTCCAGCGGCTCCATGTCATAGTAGGCGTCGTCGTCGAGAAAGTCGGCGGCAAAGGCTATGACGTCGTCAAACACCACGTCCAGGTCGGCGCTGGGGATGCGCGACCCCGAGCGCACATAGGCGCGCCACAGAGCGTGCTCGGCCGTGACGTCGACCTCGTGGTGGTGCTCGTCGAGGTCGGCGTCGTAATGGGGCATGAGCCTCTTTGGGGTCCAGTCCTCGGGCCGCGTGTAGACCTGCCACCCGCCATCTATCGCCGGCCCTGCCGCACAGTAGGCATCGATCGCCATGCAGTCGCCGTCATGGGGCACCATGGGGCGTGCGCGCTTGGGCGGCGGGGGCACATCCATGCGTCTGCCGAGGATGGCTCGCTCGTCCTCCATGTCCATTGCGCGCAGTCGGTTCTCTTTTCTATGTCTCGATCTATCTTTTTTTGTCCTCTTGTCTTTTTGCTGGCGACCGTTTTCTTGGCGTCTCTGCCGCGCACCTGGCCTGCAGCGGCGCCTGGGCGGGCGCGCCGCTTGTCCCTCGGCGTCTGATGTGTGTTGGGCGCATTGTCGATCCCTCGCCCGCCAAGGGTGTCGTTTGTACTCACGCGGGCCTGCCTCGATTATTCGTGCCCGTTCGATCGCGTGCTTGGCTCTCCTTTTTTTTTGCGTGCCGCCCTTTTCTTTTTCAAAAAAAAATCTCCTACAGGGACGGGCGTGCGCAACTTTTTTTGCAACGACCAGCAAGACGGACGAGAGGCCTCAGAAAAAAAAAAGGATTTCCAAAAAGGCAAACCAACAATGCGTCGGGCCGAGACCGCGACGACGTCGACGTGTGCCGACGCTTTGGGCGTGTCGTCTGCCGCGCCCACCTACAAACCCGCGCGCCAAGACTATTTCCAACTGTCTGACAAGTGGGTGCGTGCCCGCCGGCCATTCGCTTTGTCGCCTGTAATTCCCTTTTTTTTGTGCTTGAAAAAACCTTGCTCAATTTTTCCTGCTGGTCCGGGCGATAGCAGCGGCACACTCTCCTTTTTTCTGTCGCTCACGCGACCTTTTATGTGCATGCGTGTGTATTGCTCGCAGGTGCCCAAGCAAGAGGCGCTGCGCATCAAGTGCCAAGCCGACGATGCCAGGCGCTGTGGCGAAAGGCGCCACTTGTACGTCACCGAGAGACCGAGCGCCGAGCGGCAACGCATTATCGCACGCTACCTGGCCAAGAGAGGCTACGAGTGCCGCTACGAACAGCAGGTCGCGTGCGATGCGCGCACGTGCGCACGCCTTCACAACGGCATCGCCGTCTACTGGTAGACGGCATTGCGCGCGCGCTCGCAGACACGACGCAGTCGCGCTGCATACGACGCGCTATTTTTAACAACAAGCGTCGCGCACAAATAAAAAAACTGGTGCTATCAAGCGGCATCTGCGCGTGGCACGGTGTGCGGGTCGGCCGGCGGGACTGGGCCCGCATCGGGCAAGGAAGAGACCGTTGCCTGTGCGCGCCCAAATCCTCTCCGTCTGTCGGCGCTCTCTGAGACCTCGCAACAGAAAAACCCGAGGACGAGCCCAGAAAGGCACGTGCGAGCGCAAAAAGAAAAAGAGCGCCGTCGAGAAACAAGGAAAGGAGGAAAAAAAAGGACAAGAGACAAGGCGAAAAGGGACCTCTGCTGACAAAAAAAACGGAATGGCCGACGGCAGCGGCGATCGAGCGCGGCCCGACTGGCGGCCCGGTCCCTCGTGGGCGAGTCGCATCTCGTGGCTCTACTGCCGCCACCAGAGCGTGTTTTGGCTGGCGCTCGCGCTGCTCGTGCTCTTTGTGGCCATCGCCACGTGGATGAGCGTGCGCTACCGCTGCTGGCAGTGGCGCGTCGATCCCGTGGCGTCGGCCGTCATGGAGCGCCGCAAGCGTCGCATGCCCACGCCCTACAGTTACTTTGCCACCGTCTAGCGGCCTTTGTGGCCCGCGCGGCCGTCCACCGCTTTCCGTCGTCGACACGATGCGCCATTCTTTTTCTACCACCCGATGGCTCGTCACGGAATAAAAGGACACGAGTGTCTGGCCCGCTCTCGGCGCTGTGGGCGGTGGCGACGACGATGGCGAAAACCCGCAGCCCTCACGCCGTCCACGGGGTGCAGAGCCGCCATTGGCGCGCCTACAAGAAAATGGCACAAGAAAAAAGGCATATTGCAGCGCACGGCGGGCGAGACAAACACGGCAACCGCTGTCGAAAAAAAAACAAAAAAGAGGGCGCCAGAACAATGGTCGCTCATTTTTTCGAGAAAAAACGAAAAGACCAAAAGGCCGGCCCAGGGTCCTATTGCCCAAAAGCGTCCACCCCCCCCCCCTTTTTTTTTACTTGCCCAAATCGCCTGGTTGCCGACAGCACATCTGGCGCACACCAGCGCAGAGAGAGAGAGAAATACGGAAAAAAAAAGAGAGGACGTCGACAAGGCCGCAGACAAGCGAGAGAGCATGTGCACATCGCGCGTGGACGCCGTGCGCCTTCTGCGCAAAATGCGCCATCGCTTGTGCGATTGCGTAATTGAATTGGCCTCGGGCGATGGGGATGGCGGCAGCGGCGGCGCGCACGAGACCGTGACCGCCCACCGGGCCGTTCTCGCGCAATGGCCTTATTTTCGGGGTCTCTTTGCGCGCGCCGATCCCGTACGCATCGACGTCGGAACGGGCGACACCAAGGGGGTCTGCCAGGTCGTCTACTCGGTCGAAATCCCGTTTGCGGCATCGACCGTGCGCGCGCTCGTCGACATGGCCTATGGCAACATGGGGATCGTGCTGATTGACGGCTCGGTTGTGTGCGACGACGCCGTCGATGTAATCAAATGTGCAATCTACCTGGGCGTGAGCACGCGGCACGTCCACGGCCTGGTCGCCGATGTCGTTCAGGCACTATTGTCTCAGTTGCCCGCGACCGACTCGGAAAGAGGCGCCCGCATCGAGAGCGCCGACGTAGGCGCCTTTGTGCTCCACATGCTCGCTTCCGATTTACAGGAATCGACCAAGCGCAGGCTCGTGGCGCGCCTCTACTACCTCATGCCCGACGCCGACCGCGTGGCGGCTGCTGCAATACACGCTGACATGCTGGCGCCGCCGCTCCTCTATGCCGTTGATGCAGTGCCCGCTCACGGTCTGCGGGTCTGTTGCGACCGCATCGTCGCGCCGCCCTCTGCACCGCGCGTCATCGGCGGCACACCGGCCACGGTGTCGGTCGATTTCCGCCAGGCTGTGGTCGATTGCACAGACGGCTTGATCGTGACGCTTCAGGTCGACTCGGCTGCTGCGGGCATTTGGCATTGCTGGATGCGCTTTCTGCACCCCATCGAAAGATGCGGCGACTACACGTCCATGACCCTGCACGCGGGCGCGCCGTCTACCTGGACTTTTGCAGAGGACCTCACGTCCGACGTGCTCGGCGTGTACAAGTCGGATCTCACGGCGTGCGAGATTGTCATATGGCACGTGCCCTAATTCCCTCCTGTCGCCCGCATCCGACGGCATCGTTGCCTTTTTTTTGTCGGTGATCAACAAAAAGAAAGAGCGAATGTCAAAAAAAAAAGAGAGAGTGACATGTTGCTTCATGTCGAATTGCCGCCGTCCCATGAACCGTTTTTCTTTCTTTTTTTTTCTGTTATTCGAAAAGAATACATTTTTTTTGCCGTGGCGCAAAAGCCGCGGGCGGCGGCTCGGGAAAGAGCAACACCACACGCCAAAAAATAAACCAAAAAAAAAAGAAAGGCAATCAGGTCAACGCTGCTCGGGTTGGGGTGAGGCGTCGTGTGCGCGCGCCGCCCACAGCGCCACGTTGCGTAGAGAGGCCACGGCGCCGCGCATCGCCGGCAATAGGTCCACGTTGGCGGGTCGCCTGGCAGTGGCCTTGTTGTGGCCTTTTCGTGCCGCCGACTTTGATGCGGGCGGGATGCTGTGCGAGCAGGCCTCGGCCCACACGCGCTGGCAGTGGGACCGCTCGGCCAGGCGCAGCGTGCGCTCGGCGTGACAGAGGACAATCTCTAGGATGTGGACGCGCGTCTGCGGCGCCGACGTCTCCCAAAATCGGGCCAGTTCGCCTTCCGTGGACACCTTGGCCAGTGCGCCCATAAAGGCCACGACACGAAAGCGCAAGAGAAAGCGCCATGCGCGGCGCATCTCGCAATCGTCTTTTGTGGGAACGGCGACGCACGACGGATCTAGAACGGCATTTGGAGACGACGACGACGAGGTAGTGTCGGTCGCCTGCGGCCTCGTGTGTCCGAGACGAAAGCGGCGCCCGCCCGCCTCCCACGTGATGATCATGCGCCACACGAGACGAGGGTGCAACGCCAGCGCCATGTGCGACGCCAGGCGTCGGCAAATGCGGTCGGCGTCGGCTGCAGCGTCGTGGCCCGTATCGCCGGCGGTGCCGACCAGCGCAAACGGCGTCGTGGCCTCGACCATGGCGAGGGCTATGATCGGATGCCGGGCGTCGAGCGCCACGCGCACGGGGGCTTCTCCACAGACACTGTCGGCGCCCGAGCGCCACAGTGCGACGGCCGCGGCGACGGGCATGCGCCCCATGCACAGGACGTGGTGCCGCCGGCGTTTTTGCAACATCTCCACCAAGGCCGGCAGAGACTCGGACGCCGGGACATTGTGGCGGCGGCGGCGACGTCTCTGTGGCGCTGGCGTGTCCCTTGGCGTCCTCTCTTGACTTGGGGGCTGGGGCGTGGCAGCATGATCAATATCGGCGGGTTGAGGTTGGGCCATCGACGAAAAAAAAAAGCAGGATCGGCGCAACGCAGACGAGTGTGTAGGACGCTCTTGTAGGGTGCACAAAAATAAGTCAAGCCTCGCCCGAGAGAGGCGTGCTGTGGTCGCCCGTGCAGTCTTGGGCGTCGCCGCGCCCCTATTGGTCGGGAAAATTTTCTCTGTGCGGCAGCCCCAAGTTTGATTTTGGATGTTTTTAGAAAAAAGAAAGAGAGATCTGATTTCGTGCATATTTTAGCCACATCGCCACCCGATCATCTCCCACATACATTGTTCCCTTTGGGGCGAGGCGTCAGGCCGCAGTGGCCTGTACGCTTGGGAATTGTCCAGGGGATGCCCTGGGGGGCCTTTCTTTTTTTTTATCACGCCGTCCGGCAATGGACGATGCAACATGACCCAAACAAACAGAGGACATGGCGTGGCACGAGATGGGCCCAAGGAGGACGCTGGTTGTTGTCTTTGGCTGTCCCTTTTTTGGATGGCCCTCCCCGTTCCTTGGTCGGTGGGCGTGCGTAGGGGATCGGAGATGACGCGCGCACGCCGGTATTTGGCTCTCCTGCGGCGTGGTCCACTATCGCGACGCCCAACAGGGCAAGAGACGCAACACGCGCGCCGCCGCCGCCAGACTGCCACGCCGGCAAAACAGACGAGGCGACAGAAAAGGAAGAAAAAAAAAGGAAAGAAAAACAGACGCTACCGCCTGCAAGCATGCCGCAATTGTGTCCCGAGTCGCCGCGCCCGCCGGCCTGGGTCTATGGCGTCGTCGTGTTGGGCTTTGTCGTGGCCGTCGTCCTCTACGCCGGCCTCATATTTGCGCAGAAGAGGGTCTTTCCGTCCGAGGCACGCCTCTACGGCACGCCGGTACCGCCGCACATCGTGCGCGGGTCGTCGTCGGACCTCGCCTGGGACACCTAGGCGAGCCCGCGACAGCGCCGCCTAACCCGAGGATCGCACAACAACAACAACAACAACAAGGAGAGCGACACATTTGAACAAGCAGACACCCGGCAAGCCGACGAGCGCAGTCGGAAAAGGATGACCGCCTGCAAGAAAAAAATAAATGCGAAAAAAAAGTCGTCTGTGTGGAACACAAGGCACAGCGCCAAAGAAGCAAAAAAGACGGGCGACGGCCGACCTGGGCTGCCGGTGGGAAAGGTTGGGGAAGGCGCGCGCACGCGAGACACACCAGCACGACAGAGGCGGCCGGCGATTCTGAGGCCTCGCAATGTCGAGCGCGCCACGGGTCCCGTGGATCAAGGGAGCGAAAAAAGCGCGTTGATGTGAAAGGGCCGACAGAGACCGAGAAACTCGTGGCACCGCGCGCTTTCTTCTCTCAAAGAAAAAAAGGCAAGACAATATCGACAGCAAAAAAAAAAGAAAAAAAAAGACAGTCAGAGAGAAAAAAAAAGATGGCCCTCGTCACCCATGTCCTCGGTGCGGTGGCTCCTGCCTACGGCGCCGCGTACGGCGCCGCCGTACCGGTCTATGGCGCCACCGCCGCCTACGGCGTCGCGTACGGCGCCACCTATGCAGCCGCGACGCCGGCCGTGTTTGCCGTGGCCGCGCATGCGGCGTCGGCCTGCTGCTGCGGTGCCGGCGTCGCATTTGGCTACGGAGGTCGCGGCGGCTGCGGCGGCTGCAGCGGTAGTTGCGGCGTGCCCTACAGCGTGTGCTCGGTGTGCTACCGCACGACGTGCGTGTGCCGGCAGCGCGGCGGCGGCGGTCGATGGTGCAGCGTGTGCCGCGAGACCGTGTGCGTGTGCGGCCCGACGATTTGCAACGTGTGCGGCACGTGCCCGTGCACGTGCGGGCACGGACGTCGCCATCACCACCACGGCCGGCACCGTCGCCATCATCACGGCGGCCGCTGGTGCGAGATCTGTCGGCGCGAGCGGTGCATCTGCAAGGGCGGCGTCGGCGACCCGCTGTGCACCGCCTGCGGGTGGAATCCGTGCCGTTGCGCCGTGTCGTCGTCTAGCATCACGTCGGCGTGCGTGCCGTCGAGCATTTCGTCGCTATCGAGTTGTTTCGACACCACCTCGTTCGACTGTTCGCTGCCCTTTGGATCGTCGTCATCGTGCTCGTCATCATCATCATCATCCTCGTCGTCGTGTTCATCGTCATCGTCGTCGTCGGGCACCGAGTGCCAGGTGGTCAAGGTGAGCCGGCGCACGCGGCGCAAGGGCGACAAGTGCGCGTCGAGCGAGGACGACACCGACGAGGTGGTCAAGGTCGTGCGGCGCCACGTGGCCCGCGGGTCGCGGCCCCATCGCCGTCGTCGCCACCACCACAAAAAGCATCACTAGGGCGCCTGCTGGCAGACGGGCTCTCCTCGCCGCGTCCGTCGCCCCTCTGCGGTCGCGCCCGCTGCGCGGCCTCGCAACAGAATAAAGAAAAAAAAAGACATTGGCGTGTTGTGCGTCATCTCCCCTCCTTGTTTTTTTTTCTTGGTGCGACGATCCGCGCCGTGTCGCAAAAAAAAAAGAGGACCGCACACAAAGGCCGGGGCACCGCTGCGAAAACCACCAAAGCAAGAAAGGGCGCGAGATCAAAAAAAAAGTCCGCGATGCGCACGCGGCGGCTTTCCGACTGTTTTTCGGACCGACCGGCGCCGTCGACAGCACGGGGCTCACGCGGTCGACCAATGAGAACGTGATTCCGCCTTTTTTGGGCAAATGCCGCGGGCAGCGGGGATGGGCGCGGCGTGCTTGTGCTTTGTCCTCGCCGTCTCTGCGCTTCACTCACTCACACAGCCGCCTACGCACGCAAACCGCCCTGTCGTCGTCGTCGTCAGCAACCTTTGTCACCGCCCCTAAAGCCCGCCGACCGACACGGTTCCCCCATCCGGCCCCAGAGGAAAAAGAGCCCCCGCGACCGAGCAGCAGGCGCAAAAGAGCGCACGCACGGCATAACACCAGTGTAGAGTCTCTTGCTAGAGACATACACATAGTAGAGAGAGAGAGAGAGAGAGAGAGAGAGAGAGAAAAGCAACTCGCATCCACCGTACTCGCAGGCGCAACCGCGAGACCCAAGCCACCCGCGGGGCCAATTCACCAAACAAAAAAAACCGAATAGAAAAAAAACACAGAAAGCAAAAGCCATCGCGCAGCAAAAGCGAGAAAAAAAGAGACAGAGAGCCCGACAAAGGAAAAAAAAAGAATAAGGCACGGCGCAAGAGGACCGAGGGTGACGTCACGGAACCAGAGAGACACATTGGCAACGACAAAGACGACCGCCAGCCTTGCACACGCCGGTACGCGCACTCTGACCTCGTCGCGCCGCCGCTTTTTTTTCCTATCCCTCTTTTATGCTTGTCGTTTTTTCTTTCGAAATTATTTCTGTGGGCTGTTGCCCCATTTTTTCCTTGCGGCGTCCGGCCTTTTTTTTTCATTTTTTTTTTGCCCTCGGCGGGACGGAATGAGTCAATCTGTGGAATCGGACATCGCTGCCCCGCTGGCGGCTCCCTGCTTTTTCTTTTATTTTTTTTTCTGGGCGCATACTTGCCGCGAGCGCCGCTCACGCTGACCCTCTTTTTTGTTTCCATTGCGCGTGCCGCCTCCTCGTCATTCTTGTCTTTGTTGTGGTGGCGCTCTTTCGAAAAAAAAAAATGCAGACCCCGTTTCTTTTGTCGCAACGGCGCATCCATTGCCGCAACCGCACACGGCCATGCCGTCCCTCACGCGGGCGTCGCCTCTGTCGGCCCGCGGCGTAGCGGGCGCTTTCGTGTGCGACCTCACCGGCGACGGTCCGCTTGGGTCGCCCGACCACTACCACGACGTGGTCACAACGCTCGTGGCCATGGGCGCTTCAAGTTGTCAGGCGGCACCGCACCGGACAGTTGACGGCTCGCTCGGCGTGCGCCCGTCCATCGCCAAGCCACGTCCGCTGCCTGTGCGCCCTAGAGTCGCGCGGCGCGCATCCACGGCGCCACCGAATGGCACGCACCAAAAACACACGCGACAACAGCAACACCACCAACGTCAAAAGCAGCATTCCGTGCCGCCCGCCTTGGCCGCGCTCTATTTGGACGGAGTCCGTGCCGTGGCATCGTGGTCGCGCACGGCCTCGACGGCAACGGCGCACACTATGGTCGGTGCCGCTTGCGGCGACCCTTGTGCGTGCGGTCCCATGTGTCTGACGCCGGCGGGCGCCATGGATTGCGACGCACTCGACGCGACCGACATTGAAGGCTCCCTGCGCCTTCGGCTGGCCTCGATCGAGGAGGCTTTCGAGTACCAGGCGGCGCGTCGTCTTGTCGCCGCGCTCAACCGCATGGTGGCCGGCGGAACCGTGCACGCCGTCGCGTTGCATCGTCCGCTGTGGAGTCGGCCGACATGCCTCGCGTGCACCGCCGCATGTGCGCCGCCGCGGCCGTCGCCGGTGCGTGCCGCCCATCGCTATGCCGAAACGGCAACGTGTCTCTCGGACGCGACCGACGTCGCCACGTCGCTGTCCTCTTTTGGTGGCGCGACCACGACCGCGACGGCCAAGCAGACGGACGCGGCGCCCTTTGCCACGCTCGACCGAGTCTGCGTGTACGCGGCAACGCGCGCGGTCGACGGCTCGGTCATATGGACCGCGCGGCGCCGCAACGACGCTGATCGAACCGTCGGTTCCACCGCCACTCCTACAGAGCCATCTCTCTGCACCGCGCCGGTTACAGGGCACGGCGCGAGAGAGGCACAGGCACTGCAGTCGGCGGTGGTGGCGCCGTCTGCAGGTGGGTCTCTCGGTTGCGTGCGGTGCGCCGCCGGAAAGTGCATCAGGGGCGTCGCACCGAGCGCGCCCGCCTCGGGCGACGTGGTCAATGTCGACGTCGGCGAGGTCGTCGGCGCGCTGGCCGCCAACCTGTGGGAAGGCATCGCCGGTTCCGTCATCTCCATCAGCGGCGGACCCGAACACCGGTACCGCACACTGTGGTCGGGAGTGCCCGGCGAGCGTCCGACGACGGGTCTCTTGGACGCCTCTGCCGTGCCCTCGGCCACGTGGCTCGCCACCGAGACACGGGCACTGGCCGTCGGTTCAGTGGGTCGATGCCCCGCAAGCGGCAGCGACGCCCTTTACGCATGCGCGCGCATCGCCTACGCAACGGCGCGCCTCGCAGACACGACGGCACGACAGCGCGCCGCCCATGTAGGCGCGCCGAGTGATCCGCGGCATCCGCGGCCTGCGACGCCGCTGTCCTACGGTCCGTCCATGGATTCGCCCCTCGCGGCGTTGGCATGGATGCGCGGCGTCGCGTCGGTCTTTGGCGCCACGGTCGACGCTGACGGCGCGCTGAGCGCGTCTGTGGTCTCTTATCGCATGCACGTGCTCGCGCGCGATCTGGAGCGCACGCCGTTGACGCCGATAGAACCATCGCGGCTGCCCGACGAGGTGCGCGATCTGGCGCATCAACTCCAGGCCTCGCTGCGATCTCCCGGCACCGACCAACCCAACAATGACGAGGGCAACAGTCACAAAAACAACAGCGACAATGACGACGACGACGACGCAAAGGTCGGTGACTTTGAAAGCGACTACCAAGGGTGGTTTGTCCACTCTGTTTTTGGGCCCGGATGCCCACAACAAAAATAAAAATAAAAACGAAAATACACCAAAAAACACCCCAAAAAAGATGCGATAAAAAAGGCGGGACCGACGCCTCCAACACAGAGGATCGTGGCGCTTGCGACGTGCGCCGGCCGCATGCAAAAAAAACACAAAAGGGCCCCAATCGCAGCGGCCGATCGAATAAAAAAGAAAAGAAAACAGAGCGGGCGACTCCAGACCAAAGATCTCTCGTGCCTCGCTGGGCCGCGGCGGCGCCCCGCGAGACAGCACCCATTTTTTTTGTTTGTGCCTACGACTCTCTCTTTTCTTTGCGCATTTTTCATTTGTTCTCTGCTCGGGTCGGCCTTTTTAGCACTGGGATTTTTGCCAGAGGCGACGCGCTCTCTCTCTCTCTTTTTCGTCAACGTCCCATCGCCTTTTTTCGCCGCCGCCGACCGCGGGCATTTTGGTCCGACCTTGGACATCATTGGAAAAAAAAAGTGGGCAACTTGTGCCGCCGCCACGCAAAAAAGGACGAGAACAAACAAAAAAAGGCGCACATGTTGGGGGAATGCAAAATAGGTTCGTGTTTGATTTCAAATTTTTTCATGTACAATGGGAGCGCATGTTGGCGCTCTATTTTCTTTGGAGAACAAAGGGTCGTGCGCGTGCAAAAATGCAGGCTCGGCAGATGAAACGGTCGTCTGCGGGCGGAAGACGGTGGCGTCAATCGATGGTGATCTCTTGCGCGTCGGCATCGGGTGAGGCAAGGCGGGCACGCTTGGCGGGGCGCATAGTGAGGACGCGATCCAACCCTGGGGGCAACAGCCCGCCAGAGCGCGACGCAAACCAAGCCGCCATCGAGCGAGGCGTGGGCACGCAGCCGGGGGGCGCGGGTTGGCCGCGGGCGCGCAAGTCGTCCACGGTGTCGGCCAGGGTCGCATACACATCATAGGCCCATTCGATCCGGTGACGCACCGCATCTCGATAGACGCGTCCAATGTGCCCTAGGCGGTTGGCGAGCGCCGGGCGATCAAAGACAGAACCAATCTCGTCGACGTCGGGCGCCAGCCGCTTGACGGCCGCCACCGCGGCCAGACGCAGGCACATGGCCTCGCCCTGGGCGTCGACCAGGCCAGGGCGCACACGCACGTTGCCTCGCCATGCGCCCTCTTCCAACTGCTCCAGCGCCCACATGGCCTCTTGAAGCGCTGAGCGCACCCGACGGCAGGCCTTGACGCACATGCCCGTGGGGTCGAGCGCCGCAACGCGGTCCGCCGCGCAATCTATGCGCTCCTCGGACGACGACATGGTCAGACAGTCGCCCAGCCACTCGATCAGGTGAAAGCACGCGTCCTCGTCCTCGTCGTCCACGCCTGCGAGATCGACGGCGTCCCACACCAGGGTGTGGTCATCCAGGACGGCGGCTCGCATCCACGCAAAGACGGCGTCCACGGATGCGCGGGCGCCCTCTTCCAGGGGTCCCATTGACGAGGTCACACAGGCGGCAGGTGCAAACGGAGCGTCGAGCCCAGTGGTCGAGGCGCGGCTGGCCCGCAGTCGCGCCAACGCCCCAAATGTCGAATCGCGACGTTGGATGGCGCCCATCCACCCGTCGTCGGCATAGGGCGCGTAGACGTCGCCTCTGCTGGCAGTGGTCAGTGCGGTGAGCGTCTCGGCAAAGCGCCGCGCCGGATCGCGCCCGCAACTCGCTGGCGCCGGCCTCTTTTTGGTCTCGCTATTATGGGTTGTCATCACCAAGGCGGGGCGGAAAAAATTCTGGTCACCACTATTGCCTCGGGTGCAGGTGCGGATCGGCGTCGGCAGACACAAGTTGGTACAATCCCGGCATTTTTGCGTGTGCACATAAATAAGAAATCATGCTTTGATGATTGGCCCGTTTTTTATTTTTTTACACCAATAGCGACAGCACAAAAAGTGACCCGGCACAGGCGACATTCGAGGCGCGGCTATGCGGTCGCCGGACTGCCAATTTGGGGGGGTGGGGGAGGAGCGGCAAAGGAAAGTCACAAAAAGTTGACAGCGTCCCAAAAGTTTTTGCGGCCTGTCGCTGTGCCTAGGTGGGAATGCCCAAAAGTCCCAACATTGGATATGTCTCACCCACCATAGGTCACGGTTGTCGAGCAGACAAAACAACGGACTGCAGACGCTTTTTGGGACGCTCTGTTGGCCTTTTTGTGGATTTATCTCACCCCCTTTAACAGTTTAGACGATCGTGGAGACGCCAACGCAGCGTCCCCCAAAAGACGCACATTCAAAATCCTCTTGTTTGCCCGTGCCCGGTGCTTGCGGATCAGTAAGCCGACGACCAACCCACATCAACTCCTCCAATTGCAAATCATATAAAATAAAACGATTCGTCCAAAAATACAGAGTTTTAGTCGTCGGTTAACCGATCCGCAAGCGCTGCCCATGCCGTGAAACGGGCCAGTGGCACGGAAACAGGTCCGACGCGACACGACCAGCACAGCGCCCACTGCGTCGGCGCCGAGTTTAATCTGCCGCAAAGCCACCGTTTTACTCCTCGTGCGTGCACACGAAAAGCGACGAGGCAGAAAGCACAAGCATGTCGTCCTTTGTCGCCCTTCCGTGGGAGTTGATCGTCGTGATATCGGCGCGCGCGGGTGTCGAGGGCGTGCACGCTCTCGCCTTGTGTTGCCAAAAGTTTGCGCCGCTCGCGCGCGACGCCTACCTGTGGAAGTGCATTTGCTTGCGCACGCTTTCGCAAGCCGCGCTCGACCGAATCGCAGCGAGCCCGCGCATCTCTTGGCGATGGGAATGCCTGGCACGCCGCAGCCTCACGTGTGAATGCGCTTCACTGAAGAGCGTGCATGCTCGCCCCACAGACAGCAAGATGTCGTCGACTGCGCGCACCGGCCAATGGATTGAACCGACACGCGGCGGCGGCCTCGACATTGTGCGGGGCACCATCGATGAGCACGGCATTGTCCGACGCGATTCACGTGCGCCCCTTCATAAGGGCATCGCCGACGTCGAGACCCCGGCTCGCATCCACACCTATTCCAATGGGGATTCTGTGGCCTTTTATGTTTGCCCAGACAACGGTCCCGAGATTTGCTGGTTTCGGTGCTCGCCGCACTGCCCCGACGCACGGTTTGCCGGCCGAATATTCTTTGGTCCGTGGAAGAAGCCTCTCCACGAACAATACGTGCCTCCGCGAGGCTTTTGTCCGGCCGTGAAGAGCAGGTCCGAGACGGCCGCCTTCCACGCCTACGTCGCTGCCGGGCTGATTGGGTGGAACGCCGCGGCCGGCTCGTCTTATGAGAGACTTGCGGCCGAGCAGCATGCGACCGACCGCTTCTCGGCTGATGTTCCCATGTCGCGGATAGCCGCTAGTGCCACAAACGATCCCGACTCACGCCGCACTTGGGTGCCGCCTGCGGACGATCCATCCGCCCGCTATTGTCCCCTGTCCAAAAGACCCATCGAGAACACTGAGGACTGGGCCATTCTATCCAGCGGTCTACTGGCCGATGCGATCCAACTGTCAGATTGGTTCGACGCCAATCGACAGTTTGGTTTCCCCCCAACGGACCCGACGACAGGTGAGCCCATCATGTGCGCGGCTTTTGCAGGCCGCAACTGGCCAGACTGGCTCCCGATCGAATTGGCGCGCGGCGCCGTGGTCCGCGCTTGCCATCGGCTGTCTGTTTTGATTGCCGACGGTGCAGATCTCTTGGCAAGGGACCAAAGTGAAGCGGTATTGGCGCTGGTCATTGTCGACATCGTCGGTGCCCACGTGTGCGCCAAGACGCCATCCGCACGTGACAGCGTGCCCGATGCCGATGTGGCCATCGGCGTTGATGGTCACGTTGTTCATTACGTGACCCGATCGACACCACTGGACCCACAGTCGGGCTCACAACCAATGCGCACGCTCGACGCCAGTGCGCCTACCCAGGGAGCACGTGAGCCTGAGCCGGCCCCCGCCGACATTGGCGTGACCTGCGTGCGGTACGAGCGCGTGACGTGGACCGACCACGTCTTTAAAGGAGACTTTTTCGCCGCGACACCGCTCATTGCTTGTCGGTTTGTGCGCTGTCGGTTCTCCGCGTGTGTGTTTGTCGACGCGATCGTGTGCGACTGTGTGTTTGATCAGTGCACATTCGACAACGGACTTTGCCGGCAAGGTCGCGGTAGGCCGCCCCTCCCGGACGTCATCGACGACTCGGTGGCCAGCATTTTAGTCCGTCTCGGGTGCTTTCGTGTTTGTGGGATTGTACAACTCTAGACGGTTGACACTTCCCGACGCGTCCTTTTTCAACACTGCCGCCTTTTCGAAACTAAAAAAAATACATAACAACGGACCTGGGGGTTTTCGGAAAAAAAAAGACAAGGGGTGGGGCTGCACTGGTGGTTGGCCGGCAAGTCACAATTGTGGAGCGCCAGGGGAACAAGGACGAGACCGCCCGCAGGCTCTTTTTCTCTCGACAACATGCAGGACGACGGCCTTGGACTCTTGCCGCCCGAGTTGGTGGGTCTCGTCGTTGAGGCGGCTCGTGGACTCCCCGACGCCTTGCACACAATGGCCTCCCTGTGCGAAACCGACCGGCGATTTGCGTCCGTATGCCGCACGGCCTTTGTTCATCGCGCACGTGTCGACCCGAGCCTGTCGGCATTCATGGGCCATGTCGGCGCTGGCGACAGAGGCCACCTTGTAAGCCCTTTCGACATTGTGCGCGCCCAACAGCGGCGCGATGCCATGCGTGCGTGCGTGCGCTACGCCATCTACTCTGGCGTCGCGACCAAGTCTGCTCCCGCGTCGCAAAGCGACAACGTGAGGCTTCTCACCTTTGGCGAATTTGTCGAGCGAGATCGATCACAACACTTTATGCCCCAGGTGTTTGCTCAAACCGACAACCCGCCAGATCATCTGGTCGTCAATATCGACAATGACAACGGGACGCAAGTCCAATTCCGCGAGGCGATGCCGTCGGACGACGTGGTGGCGCCATGCGATGCAGCCGTCGGCGCGCTCGTCAACCGGTCGCTCACCGGAATTATCTCAGCGGCGCTCGTCGACACCGATTCAGCATCAGAGGCGCCGGCGCTATGTGCGTCCGTGGACCTCTTTGGCGCCTACCCCGAAGCGGTCAACGGCCTGGACGTGACTCTTGTGCTGGGCATGCAAGAGGTGTCGCTTGACCTGGCGCCCATCGTGTATCCTGATGGAAGGGCGGCGTTTATCCGCGACTATCTCGACCCAATAGCACAGGAACGGGCCAGGGCGAGGGCACCGTTGCGCGCACCGATAACCTGGCAAGATGCACACGAGTTGGTCGAGCGCAACATGCGCAATCAGATGGATCTTGGGGGTCTTGGTCGGGAAAATGTCCCCTAGACCAACCTCACCAAATCAGTCCTGTGGATTGCACTCGCTCGATTGCCGATGTCTATGTATGCCATAAAAACAAAAAAGGGAAAAAGATGCATCACGGCGCTCCAGGCATAACAGCACCCCTCTTTTTTTGTTGTTCTTGGTGTTGCCCAAATACCAGCGCCCGTCGTCGACTGGCGGCCAATCGCTTGCGCAGTCTCGTCGGGAATGGCATAAAAAGTCATTGGTTACTTTCGGCGCCCTGACGATATGCGTGACCCAAAGGACTTCTTTTTGCGACGTCCACCTTCGCGCGGCGCAAAAGCAACATCCCCACATGGACAACAAAGAACCAGCGCAGCCCGCCACGACGGAGCCCAACAAGCGCACCCAACCGACGTGCCCCATTTCGTTGGAGAGGCTTTGCGATCCCGTCATTATGATGGACGGACACACCTACGAGCGCGCATCGATCAATGCGTTGAGAACTCATCAAGGGGGTCGCATCACAAAGAGCCCACTCCACAACGGTCCCCTCCCGTTTGACGATGACCGGTGCTGGCCGTCGTCCCATGTCATCCGAGCACCGTGGGGCTGCGCGTCGACATGCGAGATCACCCGCGAACCCTATCGCGTGCCTATGTTTTACACGGGCGACGGCAAGGTCTACGAGCACGACGCCATACTGGCGTACATCGAACACGCGCAGCGCGAAGCCGCCGCCGACTTTTGGCGGCAGATCCCTTTTGTCCAGCAGATGGGGCGCAACCTAGGAAGCAACAGGGGCTTTCTCATACCACACCGCGCATTGGCATCCGTTTTGGGTCTCGACATGCCTGCCTGGGCTGAGACGCGTGATGTGACGGTCGTCTCACCTCAAGACCCGCCCGCGTCGCTGACGGCATCCTTTGCGAGGCCGCGCGTGCGATCGTTTCCCGTTATCGACCTGTTGTCTGCCAACGACGCCGGCACGTCTGGCGAATTTCGCGCGCAAGCCAGAGCCGCCCTGGCCGAGACCGGGTTCCCAGTCATCGAAAGGGAGCCTTTTGGGTCATTTTCCCTTTTACACCTCAACCTCTGTGGAATCGTCATCAACGTCGGGCTCAAGGGCTGGGTGTTTTACGACTGCGACCTGCGCGATTCTGTTTTCCGTGGCTCGCTGTGCCGCTGCCAATTCATTCGGTGCGACATGCGCGGCTGCACGTTCTTGGGACGCGCGGCCGACAAACCACGAGGTCGGCTGGATGCGATAGGCGAGGAGGTGGCCTTTTGCGACTCGCGCATGGACGAAGCAACCTTTACCGATGCCTTTGGCATCGAGATTGGCATCACATGGAAGCGCCCCAAGACCACGGCACAATTGGCCTCTGAGATTCGCGCCCGTGGCGGCCTCTGGAAAGGGTCGCTCTACCTTTTGACAGTCGAAACCATGTCTGGATCTCATCAATAAATGAAGTGCTGTTCCTGCATCATCGCCCTTTTGTACTTTTTCCCCCATTTTGTCAAGCCCCCAAAGTGTCTGCCGTCGAGCGGGCGAAACAAAAAAATGTGCAAACACGACCCATGCCGCCAGACAGCGCTTGTCGGCAACGCAACAGAGCAAATCTGGGCCACCGGCAAACGCTATGTCCATATCGAGAAGACAAACAGGGACAAAAAGGACCTGCGCTCTGCACATCAAGACTGGTGCCGGTCGCCGACCCTCCAACCTGTGACCGTGGCCAAACCAGCCCCCATGACGGAGATCAAACCGGCCAACATGGCCCCAATTTGTGGACGCGATGTGCGCAAATAAACTCTGGCATAGGCAAGGCCGGCGCCGGCCGGAACATCGCCGCTCGGCAATCATGAACATAATTTATTTTTTCCGGAATTGGTTACCGTTCACAAAAAAACAGAGCGTTGGCGCGATCGATTACCGCGGAAGGTCTTGTTGGCCGGCTGCCGGTCCTCCTCCATCGGCTTGGTTGGCCATCGGCCAGCGCGACATGCGGGCCGGCGTTATGCGTGCAAGTTTCTTTTTTTTTTTCGAAAAGCCGTCTGTCTGGCGCTACAGCCCGACGGCCTGCAAACAAATCGACTTTGGACCGGCGGTCTTTGTTTTTATTATCAGATTGTGTGGACACTATCCTGGCCGAGGGACTGGTCCACCGGGCCAGCCTTGAGTAATGAGTGGCCGAAAGGCCGGCCACGACTCCCACGGGCACCCGTGTTCGCAGGCATAGGCGATGATGTCGGGGTGGAAAGGGATCAACGCTTCAGAGCACGTCTTGCCGTCCCACGGACAACCCCGCTTGCGCACGTGCTGTATAACGTGCAGGTGGCCCCCGGAAGCGGCAGCCGCGCACGTCGTCGCATCCCACGGGCAGCCATGTTCGTGGGCATAATTGAGGCATTCGAGGTGTGCCATGCGAGCGGCCGCTGCGCACGTTTGTTCGTCCCACGGACAGCCGCCCTCGTGCAGGTGACGCAAGACGTTGAGACGACCTGCAGCGGCGGCGACCTCGCACGTCTTTTCGTCCCAGGGGCAGCCTTGTTCGTGCGCATAGTCGAGACAGTCGATATGGCCGTTGCGTGCAGCGTTGATGCATGTCCATCTGTCCAAAGGCCACCCGCGTGCACGCAGGTACTTGAGCACGTCGAGGTGACCGTTGGCCGCGGCCTCGTTGCATGCCTCAACCCGCTGTGGCGCGCCTCTCTCGCACAGCCACTCGACGGCGGCAATGTGTCCGCCGGCGGCCGCGCTGTCGATCGCCAAGCGATTGAATGCGCGAGGCGCGACCGAGGCAATGTAGTCGAGTATATCGATCTGTCCACACAAGGCAGCGGCTTCCACGATGGAAGATGAGGGCGTATAGCCATTGTACCGCACAAAGCGCACAACATCGACATGACCCGCACGCGCCCCTGCCATCATGCAGTCGAATCTGTTCCAGGGACAACCGGCCGCCACGAGGCGCTCCAGCGTATCGCAGTGGCCGGCTGCCGCTGCCGCGCGTGTCACTGTCTCATTCCACGGACAGTTTCCTTTTATCATGAGAGCGCTCGCGACCTTGAATTGACCTGCGGCCGCCGCCTCGCGGCACGCCACATTGCGTCTCGGACATTGGGCGCCGTGCATCCACAGCCTCCATGAGGCGCCGATCGACGGTGAGGCAGAGGTCGAGGCATTCAAACCCAAGCACGTGGCAAGTCCCACGGCCGCGCGGTCGCATACTATGCTATGCCAACGGCGACAGACTAGCGAGGCGGCGACGCGGTCCCTACACGCCAGTGGCGCAAAGAGCCTCGATAGTATCTCATCGGGCACGATGTCGAGCGGCGCAGGGCGACAACCTCTGTCGATGTTCATCGTTGAGGACACTCTCTTCCTTGCTCGCACCACCAAGTACATTTATATGGCGTGCGCCAAGATGGCGGTTTGTGCGGCGTGCGCTGCAAAACCATTGGTCCTCAAGGCTGCGAACGGCATTCTTTCAAACCGATATTGCATTTTTTTTCTTTAAAAAAATGTGGCGCGACGCAAGGGCGCGCTCTTTGGGGCGATTTCGCGTGCACTCGCAGAAAACACGCCGTCAAAAAGTAATGCCATGCAAACGGGCCGTTCGCCCAATCGCAATTCTTAGATATTTTTATGATCTTTTGTCGGCAGGAATTTGGAAGAACGGGCCGTTTGCACACCGACATCCAAGACGGGCTGATTGAGAAGGCGACACAAAGACCGCCTGACCCCTCGCGATTGCTCTTTCGAAATTTTCTGGCAGACCAAAAAAAAAGCGACAGCGAAACCGACTGCCGCCCATGCAGGGCGCACACGCAGCGGCGGGAGACGCGACGAGCCAGCATGGGCGAGTAAAAAATTGCATAACAGTAAAACATAAACTGCAACCACGCGCATATTTGGAGAATCGCGTATTGCCAGGACGGACGTCGACATAGACTGATACGCATTTTGTCCTTTATATGATGGCGCTGGCGGATGGGCGTGGTCGCACCAACACTAAAAGGCTGTCATGACAGGATGGAGAGGACGTCCAACGCAAGTACACGCCCACAGACTTTGTGGCGCATCGCACAACTTATGATCCGATCAACGCGAGTCGATGCGAACGCTGCGTAGACACACAGTCCAGAGGCCATGGCTCGTTCGACAGCCCGTCGAGCGCTGACGCGCACTCGGAACGGCGTATCCATCGCATTGAGAATATCGTCGCGCCTCAAGGAAGCGGCCAACACGACCGCCAGAGGAGACGGTGAACCTGACCATACTTTGCGCGCGAGCGCAATGACCACGCAGCCGGTCTTTCCGTCCTTGGGCCGGCGGGGAATGCCCAGCGGAACGCCACCAAAAACCATGGCGCACTGGTCGGCAGCCTCATCGGCCGCGCCGGTAAAGGAGACGCCGAGAGCACGCAGCGCGTTGGCATCTCCCAAGGCCACGGATACTGCGGCGGCGCATGGTCCGCTCATCTTTGTTGATGCGCCGCCGACACGGCGCGCAAGGCGCAATCCACCGCCGATGAGAGCACACGCAATAATATGATCGCGTGTAGCATCGGTTATTGACGTCATGGCCGACCATGGCCACCCCAAAGTGTCGTGGAGGCAGAGGATGGTACGCCATTGTCCTTCTGCCATCGCCTTGGCCATGAGCGTCCGATCGAGACGCAGCGATGCGGTGTCGCGACAATGATGGTGGTGCCGGGCGGTCGCGATCGAGCGCCACAAGCGACAGACGTGCGCCGTCAAGGTCCTCCAGCCGTCGGGAACCCAGGCGAGGATGGTCACCACCAACTCGTTGGGCAATTTGTCGATCGGCGCGCGCGCCTTTGAAAGGTGCGATTTGCGGCCTTTTCTCCTTCCGCTTCTTGTCATCGTCGCAAACAAAAGAGGAGGCACAACAAAAAATGATATCGCACTGAAAAGGGCAACTCGAAAAGGGAGGCGGACAAAGACGGCAAGCCCAGGCTGGGCACAGCAGGATTTACGATTGCTTCAAAGGCTCGAATTCTTTCGTGCAGGGCCCAATCAAAGATAATAATCCAATGGCAATGGCGGCCGACACGGCCTTTTCGTCGCGCGCGCCACGCTATCCTGATATGCGACGCGGCAAATTCGCTGCGGCTCCTGGCGCGTTCCTTTTTCAAGCAATGGCCCAATGCCATTTATCATTGGGTGGAGGAGAAGGCGCATGCACCTTTTATATCCTTTAGAAAAACTGCAAATAATTCCTAATCAAAAGAATCAAACAACTGGCTGAAAATCTTTCCATAAGATTGCTTATTGGTCCTCGGGCAATTATGCAACCCGGAGTGTTTAACGGTCCCCAAAGGGATAAGCAGATTTTTTTCTTTATTTCCATCAAGCAACGCAAGAGCACTGAAATCGAGTCGAGCAAGGATGGGAGACGATTTTCGCGCTGTCTACCCTTCTGTCTACATGGCTCTAGTTTCAGATCATCAGCACGGGGATCGCCCGCCATTTACCTTTGGTCCGATACCCACAACCGACGTGGTTTTGGCTCGCCTTCGGGAGCAAAGAAAGAGAGTCCGGACGCAAATGCACGAGGCGCGATCCCTCGCAAGCACTCGACCACCGGAAGCCGAACCGACTGACTGACACCGAGTTGAGTGCGCCCGATGCTCATGTGTGCTTGGCCTGCCGGTAATCGGCCGATGGCTTGGGTTTTTGTATTTTTTTTGTTCTATCTCAAAAAAAGTCGCTGGCGATCGCGCAGCAGCCAGTTGGTCATCGCTCGGCTAGGCAATCCAGCCAGTTGGTCAGGCGCAGGCGCGGGTGCTGGCACGGCGACAAAGTAACTAAAGAAGGAAGTTTATTGTTTCATGGTTCTAAAGGGTGCGATGACGCAACACAGCGCCGTCGTGCAACACAAGATCGCGGTCGGGCCAGCGGGCTGCGAGCGTCTGGAGGTCGTCTCGCCTCCACTTGTAGGGAAGCGCGACGATTTCCTCGACCTCGTCGGGGGTGGGATCAAACCACGGCTGAAAGACCAACCAGTGGAGCGCGCCTGGTCCGAGACGGTCCGACCCGCGAGAGGCCATCCGCCTAAACAATAGTCCTGGAATCGTGTGAACGAGGTCAGGACTGCTGTTGATGAGTGTCTCACAAAATGTTGTTTGCGAATGACACAATGACGTGTAGGCGAGATTGATGACGTCTAGCCGGAACCCAAAGCGCTTTGACAGGGTGATCGCTCCTGCTGTCCCGTTGACGGCGGCGATCTCCTGCCAATGGCTGACCAGGCGTCCCGTGCGCCACCCCCCAAAAGGGTAGGTTCCATCGATCTCTGTTTCTGTTTCCACAAGCAGATTGGCAACGTTGGCGTGTCCGTGCTCGCCGACGGCATCCCAAAGAGTACGGGACAGTTCAAAGTGCCTGCAGCGGTTAATGTTGATGATGGCACGCAACACATTGACGTTGCCGCGTCGCGCGGCCTCACGAGCGGCATGCAGCAGGCAGTCGTGCTGGCACCCATCACTGGCCATAAGGCGGATGGTCTCGGGAGCGTCTGCACGCGCAGCAGAAGCGAGCAAAAAACAACGCCCATGCTGTCTCCCGTCGGAATGCCTATGACGACACCGAAACTGATCGTCCCGGCTATGGTCGTTGACTGCGCCAAGAGCCCAGGCGGCAGCGTCAGGCACGTTGGATGCCGCCGTGGCCGCTGCCAATTCGATCCACGGACAGTCGCACGCACGGCGCACCATGGCGTGCGCCGTTGGAGTGCCTAAACTGGCCACCATCATGGCCACGTCGGAAGCCAACACACCGCGACCTTGGGCGACGGCCTGGGCGTGGCGCGTGTTGGCGATTGAGCCCGTGAGGCGCTCGGCGTCCTTGAGCGTCGGACGCCTGACAATGTCACGCCATGCCGGTGACACGGCAGCGGTTACGAAGCGCAACCCGCGCGGCACATACGGCTTGCCAGTCGTCGGCGACGAGCCGTTAAGGATCACGTAGAGAACATCTCGTGGAAGGTCGCTGATTGTCGCCATTGGGCTCTTTGTGTTGTGAGCCGTCTGCGTCCTTCTTTTTCTTTGCGGCACCGGCGCTGGTCGTGTGAGACACGGGCGATGTCCGACCTTATCATTGGGCTCGACTATTTCTCTCGATATCCAATCATGTTTTTTTGGGTTTTTGGGGTTTGTGCGTTGGCGCCGGGCGCGCAAGACCCCTTCTTGGTTGCGGTGCATTTTGTTCTTTCTTTTTGCCCACTTTAGAAAGAAGAGATGACGACGCCAGAACTCTGCATCGACTCTCTGCCTACTGAAATCATGTGCCTCGTGCTCACGGGCACGAACCAGGAGCGCGAACCATTCTTGCCGGTTAAATGGCTTTGGGCAGCAGCGACAGTGTGCAAGCGATGGCGCGCCATCATTGATGACGGGTACCCATGCAAGCCGGAAACTACATTCGCATTTTGTTTTTTCGACGACCGACACTGGCGTAATCGGCGCCTCCGTGCCGTGCGTGCATCGGCAGCGTCTCGGTTGGTCGCGGCGTCAGGGCCAGACGGTGTTGTTCGTGCTATCGAAAGCCTCGGCATTCGAGCGTCTTCTCGGGATTTGGTCACCGTCATGATTGCCGCCAATACGGCCGACGCCCTTGTTTGGGCACAAGAGCACGCGCCTGCCGATACGGACTGGGATCGCCTTTTGTGGGTCGCTGCCGGTACCAATGCCGACTTTTCAGCGGCTTGGCTGGTCACGGTGTGCGACCGCCAGGCTCGCATTGACGCCCTCTTGTATGCGGCATGTCTCGGCAACACAAGAGCGGTAAAAATGCTGATCGCCGAGTTTCAGCATTCGCTCGACAACACCATCGAGCAAGTCTGGGCGCGCGCGGCGCGCACGGTCACCGTGGACACGATCGCGCTTCTCGTGGACATGGAGCGTGCGGTCGATAGGAGCACGCAGGGCCAGTGTCCGGCGCCAGACAACGCCTGGAGGCGGGCGAGGCGCGAAAGCGGATGGCTCAACCATGCGGCAAAGCACGGCAAAGTTGCCGCCCTCGATCTGTGTGCAAAAGACGACTTTGGCTGCAATCCGGCCGTTCTCTTTCGACAGGCTGTCGCCAACGGACGCACGGCATTTTGTGAGGCGTTGCTGCGTCGCCACGAGGAACTGTTTGGCACGAGCCTCTGGCACGGACACGGAGGACTGGTGCCATCCCACTTTGAAAGCCCTCGGTCGATACCATGGCTTCTCGACCGACCTTGGTTTGAGCCCACAGGATACGAGGCCACCATCATGGCAAAGTTTGCGGCCCACGATTTGGCATGGAGGGACGACCCGCGTGTTTCCGGCCCGGTCGCCGCACGCGTCATTGTCGCTCTCGCGCATCGCTGGCATGGAACGATATGGAGCGCCGTCGGCGGGTGCTTTGCCGACGTGCTTAACGACTGCGCGCGTCGCATGGACTGGTGTAGCGCTCGCACCTTTGTTCTGGCATTTAATGCCGACGTCGATGCGGGTCTCGTCGATCCTGCGCACGCTGGCCGCGTGGACCTGTGGGACTGTGCCCGACAGGCCTTGCAGCATGCTCTGACCCTCGCGAGGAGCACCTCAGAGTTTAACTGGAGATTCGTCCACCGCGTGGAGGCCTATGCGCGCTCGCTCGACTGGCTCGGCGTGCTCGGCGACGTATGCATGGGATCGTCGGCGCTCTCTGCACCCGACGCGCCTTGGACGACGCCGTGGCAACGGCAAATGTTTTGGAACGGCGTGTGCACCCCCATCGCACTGCCACACGACCTTTTTGACGACACGCTGTCCATGGGGCAGGTCACTAGGACTTTGCTGCGCGCCCGTATCCAAAAACTCGATCGCCTCGGTCTGATTAAAGACCACGCCTGATGTTGGGCGCACGAGGGTCATTCGGCGCAGTCACGACCCAGAATGCGGCCAGCCGTGCCAAGCGGTGGCAAAGACTTTGTGAGGGAGTAAGTCACACATTGCGCACAAAGTCGATCTCGCGGCCTGCCTCCTAGTTTTTCATTCTACACCGAAATGACACCCCCATGAAATGCAATGCGGTCATTTGCGTGTGAGAACAAAAAAAACGGAAAAGGGCAGCGCATTCCCTTGCGTCGCGCTGTGTGTCCATCCGGCGCCCTGGTCACTGTTGTGCTGTTGCCGCGCGTGTTTTTTTAAAGAGTTTTTGTTTTTTTGCACACGGAAAAAAAAAAGATTCCTGCAACCGGCACAAATCGCAAACGGGCCGTGGGGCGATTTGGTCAGGGCTGTGCGTCGATCCAGGCCACCATGGTCTTGTCGTGTCGCTCCATCGCCTTGGCACGACACTTGCGGCGGTTCCACAGACACCCATTGTCGCGCGCCCACACGAGCGCCTTTAGCGCGCCAGTTTCACAAGCCAGCAGGCACGTCAGATCGTCCCACGGGCAGCCGCCGGCACGAAGCCACGAGAGCACGTCGACTCGGTCGTGCTTGGCCGCCCAGGCACACGCCCTCTTGTCCCATGGGCAGTCATTGTCGCGCGCCCACACGAGCACATCCATGTGTCCGCCAGCCGCTGCCTCGGCGATGGTACTGGCATCCCACGGACAGTCATGATCGCGCGCCCATTGGAGCATGTCGAGTCGGCCGCAACTAGCGGCACCTGCGCATGTGTACTCGTCCCATGGGTAGGCGCGCTCGTGCAACCGTCGGAGAATCTCAAAGCGGCCGTTGTGAGCAGCGCGGCTGCAGGCGGTCGTGCTAGACTGGCCGTTGGCGAGGGTCCACTCCAGGGTCGACATATGCCCGTTGCCAGCCGCACAGTCGCACGCCGTTGCACTCCACGGGCAGCCATTCGCGCGCGCCCACACGACAATCTCAGTGTGCCCGCCTCCCGCGGCGTCTGCGCACACCCCCGCTGACCAAGGGCACTCGTTGTGGCGCGCCCACTTTAGGACCTCTAGATGACCGCCGCGTGCAGCAAACTGGCACGTCAAATCGTCCCAGGGGCACCCGTTGGCACGTGCCCACCGGAGAATGTCGATGTGACCGCCGAGCGCCGCATAGGCGCAGGTGTAGGCGTCCCACTGACAGTCGTTGGTCCGCGCCCACTGCAGGATGTCGAAATGGCCTCCGAGAGCCGCCGACGCACATGTCATGCCGTCCCACGGACAACCGTTGGCGCGCGCCCATCGAAGTACGTCGAGGTGGCCGTGCTCGGCCGCGGCTTCGCAGATGGCAACGTCCCACGGGCAGCCGTTGGCGCGCGCCCACTGGAGCAGCGCGAGGCGACCCTCGCCGGCGGCGCGTTCGGCAAATGTTGTGTCGGAATCGCCACGCAAAGGCACGACGCCGCGATCGAGTTTCGGCCCCATGAGAGCGCGCCAGTGGCTACATGTCCACGCCGCGCACATGCCTTCATAGCGCACATTCAGGTACTCGTTGAGGATGATCGACAGCAGTTCAGGGGGCAGGGCGTCGTTTATGGATCTGGCTTGCGTGACGTCGCCGGACTCGGCCGGTCCTGTCTCTTGGACGAATGCTTCGGGTGCTTCCATGGATAGTCGTGTGTTCGCCAAGAACAATGTAGTGTGGTCAAGGAAGCAGTGGCAAGCCGGCTTTCGGCCGTCTTATGGCCATCCAAAAAGGCCTATTTGCTGCCACCCAATTACCAAATAGCCCTTACTAAAGGCAAAACATGCTAAATGTGCTCATCGGTCACAGCGGTTTTTTTGTCGCCATGCAACCTCAAAGGCGCGTGTTGGTGTCGACTCGCGCAATAATGAGGAAAACTCTCTATTTTAGTAGAAACATGCGCGGCAATGCCGGAATTCTACGCATTGCCCGACGCAACACGTGCCGGTCAGATCTGTGAGCGCGATGCGGCCCTGGGCTGGCTCTCGACCTCGCTCAAGTCGTCAGTCCTGGACGCGCCGCTCGCCGATCGCTGGTTCGGGTTTGGTCTCGGCGAGAATCGGCTTGTCTGTGCCGGCTGCGCGTCAAGCATTGGCAAGCGCGAGTCTCTCGACATTGCTCGATGTTCTTTGTCCCGATCGCGTTGAGTGACCCCTTCCAACCACTCCGCGGCCATGCTCTCATTGTCGCAGCCTCTTTGTTTCTCTTCTTTTTTCGTCGCCGCCTCCCTGCCCTCCTCCATGTCGACGCTTTTGTTTCCCCCGCGCTCGCAAACCTCCAAACACAATTTTTGGCTTTTGGCAGTTGATTTTTTCGCTCTGCGCTTCTTTTGTCTTTTGTCCCGCGAGTGCATCAGCGGTGTGGTCGTCGTCGATCCTCGATCCAGGCTAGTGACTGTCATCCAGCCGCCAAGGCCGCAACTGTTTAGTTGCAAACAACGGCCAGCCGTCACGACCAAGTCCAGAGGGCCATCCAGTCCATTCGCGCTAATGCCAACTTGGACAATCGCCAGTCGGTCTGCCAACGACCGCGCCCTTGTTATGTCTAGAAAAAGCCAGGCACTTTGTCGCTTGGTTAGTCGTCGCCGACCACGATCGACGCGGTTCTGCCTGCGGCCTGCAAATCGCTGTATGATCGGTTTTTTGGCGCCACAGGGGACGACCATAAAGCCACGACCAAAACCGCGTCGGTCCACTTTTTTTCGTGGCGCTCTCCCCTTTCGTCGGCAGCCGGGCCGCTCTCGGCCAGTCGGCACAAACATATATGGACCCCCAGCACAGACACAGCCGCCGCGCGGCGCCGCAAAAAATTGCGCGCGCTCCCGGATTGGTCAAGAATCTCGCAGCCAGCCCACCCGCCGCTCCGTACGCGTGCTGCTGGAAAAAAAACAACAAACACACCAAAAAGTCAGGAGGCGGGCGGCAATGACAACGACACCATCGCAAGAGGATGCGTTGGACGACGCGCGCCCTGCATGTCATTTCGACGCGCTACCGCAAGAAATTATTTGCGGCATCTTTGGCTACATCGCCACCACGGACGGCACCCACTTGGCTCGCGCAGCACTCGTGTGTCGACAATGGAGGCTTGTGTCTCAAAGGTTTGTGCTTGGGCGGCGCCTTGTGGTCATGCCCCTGGCACAAAAGGACGTGGGGTGCTGTGCCTCCAGGTGGCGCTGTCCGATTAGATGGAAAATCGTCGATGAGCCCGCGTGTCGTCGCTGCAAAGCAAGACAGCGCCTTTTCCAACGCGCTCTGGAATGCGGCGACGTCGATTTGCTCGTGTGGATGTGGCGCTTTTGGCCGCGCCTTTGGCTGTGGCTGGCATGCGAGGACCACGGCGAAATGTGCAAGCCCGGTCGCGAAGCGATCGACCTCAAGATGCGCGCGTGGTCCATCGCCGCCGGCGCGGGTTCGGTCGATTGTATGCGCTGGCTGGCGTCGGTGCACTGGAAGCGCCACGCACAAGACGACCGAATTGTCAATGCGGCCGCCCGAGGAGGACACTCACGCGCTTTGGTTTTTCTCCATTGCGCAACCCCATCAACCCGGCGCTGCCGTGCTCTTGCACTCGCCGCCGTCAACGAGGGCAAGGACGGTGTGCAGGCACTCGATTGGCTACCTGTACGCCGAGCCGTCCAGCCACAAGACGCCTCGGTCGTCCTCGAACGTGCCAGGCGGACGGGCTGACGCGGACGTATTGCATGGGTACTGCGCAATTTCCCCGCCGGCGGACCCTCGACCCACTCTCGACGAACCAGTGTGTCGCGAGAGTCGTGTAGCCTGGTCGGCCGGGTTCGTCCTTTTACCGTCTATGCGACAAATGAAAACAAACTCTGTCCTGCCCCACCGTTGCACATCCGCCACTCTTTTTTTTTCTTCTTCTTCCCGAGGTTACGGCTCGCGCGAGCGTATCGGAGGCGTGGTGCTACGTCGTCAGGGCGTCATCCTTGAGCCAGATTATTGCACAAGGGCGATGCACAAATTAAACCGTGATCACTGCGGTCAGGCCAAAAAATTCGGACGGTCGCAAGCCCCGGCCGTGTCCGTGTGTGGCTCTTTTTCCTGGGGGCTGGGGGGGGGGGAGAGGACAGGGCAAAGACCGACCGGAAAATGTTGTCTGTTCAGTGCCAGACGACGCCGCAGCCTCCGCAGGACAGTGATCGGCAAGCCAACCGGGAACAAATCCCATCCGCATATTGTTCACCAACGGGTTTTCTTGTGAGGACATCATGGCGCAGAGGCAGGGTCCGCTTTGCACGACCACCCGCACGCCCTCGTCGGAAAGTTGATGTCGACTGGCTCCTTTGCCGATGACATCCCATGGCTGCGACCGCTAAATAAATACAGGCAAAACAAACACCATAGCGACTTTCAATAAACACCAAAGAAAAACGCGCAATTGGCCCGTGCCTCGACCAATGGTGCGGCACCAAGTGACAGCATAAAAGAGTCATGGGAAAAAGTTACAGAGGAGGTACAAACCGCCAACCTGCCTTGACAAGCGCCACTCTTTGCGTCGCCACCATGCACAAAAACTTGCACATCAACCCGAGCGCCGAAAACGGGCCCCAACACACGGCAGTCGTCGTTCTTCAGTGGAATGTCGACGATGCGGTACGTGAAGAGGCGTTCGAGCAGTCGAGATGGTCGAATCGCGTCGCGAGAATTGTCGCGCTCATCGGCCACCACATGCCCGACATCATGTGTCTCCAAGAGGTGACCCAAAAGGCACACCGCGACGATCTCATCGCCCGACTCGCCCCAATGGGCTACGACGCGGCTTTTGGCCGTCGAAATACGACGACAGGCTGCACGTCCAACCTCGTTGCCTGGAAGAGCGACTGCTTCCATCTTTGCGCCACGGAAAACCTCCAACTCCTTTCGCATGCCGACGACCACGAAATTGGCACAATACCGGGAGACGCCTTCAACTCGAAAGGTTGGGGCGCCAACCTCTTTGTCGCTCGTCTGGTCGAATGCGCTCCAGAAAGTGTCGGAGGGCGCATGTGGCTGCCGGCCAGGCGCCTCGACGTGGCCAGCACCCACTTTCCCGTTGATGGTCCTTCACGCGACCGGTGCATCGCTGCCCTGTGCAAGTGGATCTCACAGCGCGACGGCGATGGCGACTGGATCGTCGCGGGGGACCTCAACACATTTGGAGACAAGGGCGGACCCCAACAGATTGCGTCACTCGCCGATGCGGCCGCCAGCGCCGGTGGCACGCTTGTAGGTTCAACAAGCGTGAGCGACCAGACGGGCGAGACTGTCGCCGGAACGTTTTTCGGTTTCGACCATGATCGCGTGCGGTTTCCGCTCGGAGGCGCCCTCGACGCTCTCGACCACGTTGCCGTAGGGCCGGCGTGGCAAGTCGACGGCGTTGTCTCTAGCACACGCTCCATGTTGGAACCCGAACCTGCCGAATGGTCAACGACAAGTCTGCCCAGCGACCATCTTCCTCTCTTGGTTCATATGCGTCGTCGGCAGCCTCATGCTTGACGATGCGTCTGTTGCTCTGCAACCACACCAAAAATGTGTCCCGAAAAAAAATAGACAAATTCAGTTTATGGCGAAGCGCCGCTGGCATATGACGCAGCCTACTTTCGCACTATGTGCTTGTGTGAGACAGTTTGTAATACATTCGAGGGCCACGTGCAAGTGCCCTCGCTGAGCCTTGCACAGCGCGCGTTGACAGCAGGTGTCGCCCCTAATGGGCCCTTTTTCTGCGTTGCCGCCTGATTTGCAGACGACAGGCACAAAGACAAATACACGCGCTGTGTGCGTCGAGTTGCCGTCTGGACGGGTCGTTGGGGGTTTTTTGAATCCCGTCAGGTCTGCGACTGTAGAGCGGGTGTCACATCACAGGGTCCACGCGGTTGTCGCGCAATCAGTTGCCTTTATTGTGGACGCGCACATTGGAACAACGACCGACGCGGGCAGACCACAGCGCAGCCCTCGCAATGGAAAAGCACATTCGCTGGTCCTCGGCAAATGCGCGGGATACAACGTATCAAGTGTCTTTTTTTTTATTCTGTTGTAGCGAGTTGCGCCGTCCACGAAAAAGATCGTGCTCGGTCACATAGTCGAGAACGTGCGGGTGCCTGCGCCGGCGCATCCAACGCCACGTGCGAGGCATCGGACATTGATTTTCGTGTGCGTAGCAGAGGCAGTGGAGGTGGCCGCCTTGGATCGCCACTCGGACAACGCGATCGTCCCAAGGACATCCATTTTCATGGAGCCACGCGAGCGCGGACATTTGGCCGGCGCGTGCCGCCTCCACGCATGCGTCCGCCCTCCACGGATAGCCATTTTGATGGAGCCACGCGAGTGCACCGAGTTGGCCGTTGGACGCTGCATCTTCACAAGCCCGCCCGTCGTACGGACACCTGTTGGACCGCAGCCAGTCCATCACGTTCACGTGACCGCGGCCAGCAGCGAGCCTCCACGCTGCAATGCCTCTCGTGACTCCTGCAGTCTTGAGGTAGTCCAGCACTTTGACGTGCCCGCCTGCCGCGGCCTCGTCAAAGGCGCCAAAGCGAAGGCTGTACCCGACAGCGCGCAGCCAGCCGAGGCAGCGCATGGCGCCGTGGCGCGCCGCCCATTTTGGGGCCGTCCTACTGGTCGGGCCGTCGCACACTCGAAGGGCCGCCCGCATGCAGACTGCATGGTCGAATTCAATCGCCTTTTTCAGGCACGCGCGCGGTGTTAGCGACAACACGCTGTCGGCGCAGCCGGGAGCGGACTGGCGTGCGTCGCCGACGACGGCGCGCCAGCGCCACGATACGGCCGAAGTGGTCGCGCGCTTTTCCAGGCACAAGAGAAACGAAAAGATGTGCATGAGGATCTCGTCGGGCAACTCGTCGATGCCCGCGGCCCCTCGGCGGTGCATGTGTGCGCCTGCAATATTTTCTTTGGCGTCGATGTCTCTCGCCTCCATGTCGAGTTCGTCTGGTTTTGTTTGGATGACGACGACGCGCACCTCCGTCGCGTGGGATGCTAAAGAGCCGGGGCTCTGTCGAAAAATAAGCACCGCATTCGCGTACGCGCGCAATCACAAAAGCGACCCAAGGGGGCCTTGGGTTTGGCGGGAGGGAGGTTTGCCACGCCGAGAGCGCAAACAGTTGACTCTCATGAGGCCACACGCGCAAAGCGACCCGATCGGTGCCGTGCAGACAAAGCGCTCTTTCCACTTTTTGCTCAATGTCGGTTCATAAGCCGTTCTTTTGCCGATGTTTGCTGGTGGAAATTACACAAGGTACACGTCGGCACGACAGCGGGCCTGGTGCCCTGACCTCGCCGCGCCGGGCGGTTATCCTCCCCCGTGCAGCGGCGGCGATACTTCTGGGAGAGGGGTCGACCCTCGAACACGTTGCCGCGCTCGGTAAACAAAACAAATCGGTGGGTGCTGCGACAGGCCAAATACCGCCAACCGGCGGTCCGCACATTACGCGACGGCAGCGCACGATTCCGCCCCCGATCCGTCCGTGAATGTCACTGTCGATGCACAACGACGGGCGACAACAACAACAACGCAACGGTCACACCAAAGCGACAACCCCATTTTGGTGGCAATGCTGAGAGATGCGGGAGATCGGCTTCGCGCCACGGGCTCGTTTCTCTTTTCCTTTTTGAGATCTCACGGTTCGGCGCTCGCACGCCGCGCCTCGGTCACCGTGCATTCTTTTTTTTTTTCAAATGGCATTAGATCATTGCAGGCCGCCAAGCGCGCTGCAGCCTACGTCACAGTTTCTTTTCATGGCGACGTCACGCGCAGCGCACGCCAACACGACCCACAGGCGCCCGTGCGCGTGTTTGCGGCACATGCGAGGCAAACCGTAATAACCAACAAAAACTTTAAAAACTTGAATCTGGTGCCAGGTTGGCGATGGTTTAGGTTCTTTGTTAGCCGCGATGCGGGTCCTCTCCCAAGAGCATGCCCGTCCGAGGCACGATTGTTGTGCAGCCTTGCTGTGTGTTTCTTTTCGGCGCGACTGAAGAGCACCGCAATGTCGGGGGGGGGTTAAAAAATGCACCGAGAGGGTCCGTGATGCTCTGCGTCGCGCGCACCCTTCGGCGTCAGGCCGACAAGGCGCCAACAGAGGCTCGATGCACCAAAAGACAGCCTGACGAAAAAAGCGCACATCTGACGGTCTACTCTGCAAGGCAATGCCCACACGCAAAAAAAAACGATGTGATCGCCCAATAAAAGTTTCGTTTTCGTCATGGCGCTGGGCCTCGCCAGCGCCGTACAGCAGCCTCGCTGGCCAAAACTGTAAAAAAATGCCCGTTTTTTTACTACCGCATGTCGCAGTGGGACAAAAGCGGTATGTGTGGCCTGCGCTGGCCGATAATCGTGAGATCGCTAAAAATGCGGTCTGACTGACATAGAACCATGTGGCTGTAGGTGCCGTCGATAAACTCGACACGATGGCGCTTGCAATCCGACAAGGCACACACGGCAGCCGGGTCATCGAAACTCTCGGCTGCGATCGGACCGTCTTTGGCCGCCACACACGCGTCCGGCACAAGAGGCCCACACGCACCGTCGTCGTCACAGTGGATGCCGTGCGGCCCGAGCGCGTCGGGGTGATGCTGATAAAACACCAGCGATATGCGCGTGTGTCGGTCTGCTTGACGGAGAGCCTCGTCCGCCGACAGCATCGACCAGCGGGGGTCGCTCGTATCGCCATGCATGCGCGCGTCGTTGGTGAGAACTATTTGATCGGACCGCGGACGGATTTCAGATTCGATGTGGCAGATCCCACGCGCGCCGATGGCACCCTCCACACAGGCTGCCACCCAGAACCCGATGAGCAAGCATGAAATGGTCTGACACGGGCGCATAGCGGTTATTGTCGAGCGCGGTCGAGTCAAAGGCGGATCGTATAATGGCTCTGTCGCTAGCATGGCCTTTTCAGGTACTCCCCATAGCGTTGCCACCCAATAGCATGCCGATTAAAAATGTCGACATAAAGTTGGCAAATCGCTGCCAGCCAAAGTTTGTTGTATCCAAAAAGGACAGCCAAAAGACTGGGGGGCACTGCGGGCGCCCTCGCCGCCGGTCGCTGCTACGTATGGACATGCACACCAACCAAATTTTGGACCCCCATGCCTTTGGAATTTGTTTTGTGTTTGCATTAAAAAGGGGGCCCGTTGGAGTATTGGGCCGTTTTATCAGACCATTTATTTGACGTAAACTGTTCTTAGTCGACAAGGCGGTCGACCGCGACAGCAAGGCGCGCCGCGTAATCGTGAGAGTCAGACTCGACGGCCTGAGAGACAGCAAGGCTGCCGATCTTGCGGACGCTTTTGGGGGTCATTTCTGACATTGCTCGTTGAGGCCAGTGCAACAGGATGAGCCCCAGGACGCGTGCAGCCTTGGCAGCGTCGAATGGGTGCTCCGTGGCCGTGCGGCTAAACACACGCATTGACTCGAACGTAGTCTGCTCAATGTGGTCGTGAGCGGGCACAAACCCTCGCTGGACTAAAAGAGCCACGATGCCGTCGTCGGTGGGTGCGACTTGGGAGAGGACGTAGTCAATGGCGTCGAAGAGAGTGTGTTGAAGATCAAAGTGTGGATGGCGCGCCATGCGGTCGAGCGCCCATGCGCACAGGTCGGTCCTGTTGGTCGCAAGAGACAGCCACAAAATCACGGCGTCATCTGCCAGCGTGTCCGTGCGGTAGCCACACGCGCGCCCTTTGCTTGTCTCTCTAGCGACATGATGGATCACATGCATTTCTTGCTGTGTTGCGTGTGGATTATCAGCCATGCAACGGGCTCGAACGTCGCACAGGACCGTGGCAAACTCGGTGCCGTCTACGCCCACAATGCTGGCCGCAAACTGGGGGATATCCATGGAGACGATCCATTGCAGGAGCGCGTGACCAAAGTGCGTCGGGAGGCGAGCCAAGCCGACGAGCGTCATGGGGACGGCCAAAGGCACCCGAGGCCACGTGTGACGGTTGACGATGGCGCTAAACCATGGCTCGGTGCCGCATGCCTCCTCCCAGAGGCACGGCAGCACTTGCACAAACTGGTCGTTGTCCATGGCGCCTGCCATGCGTTCGGTTGCGGGCGCACGCCGACATTGAGCCGCGCCCAACAGACACTGTCGTCGCATCTCGTGTCGCTCGTCGGCAGAGAAATGGCAAGACAGAGCATCTATCGCGTGGTCCAGGCCCATGTTGGCCGCCACGGAAGCGAACCCGCGCACCGTCGCATCTCGTCCCATCGGACACGCAGTGGTTGTTGCGGCGTAATCTACCGCGTCGTCGACAGCCGTCTGGCCCATGGCGTCAATAGCGACAAGCGACACGCCGATGGCGTCAACGTCGCAGACCGAACGTATCTCGTCAGCGGCTTGGCGCCAGCGGGCCGGATCGGTGAACGCATCAATGTCGCGCACCAAACTAAAGGGCACTTGCCATGACGATCCCTCACGCGTGACAAAAGCACGCGGCGCACAATGGCGCGGCACGGTGCCGAGTATAACATGCCAAAGTCGACACACGGCACGGACGAGGGCATGCCACCGCGGTTCGAGAAATGGTGAGCCTTTTCTTGTTGATGAACCCGCCAGAATCATCTCCACCATCTCCACCGGCAGTCTGTCGAAAGACGCCAGTGCAGCATCGTCCCTGATGGGCCCGATACACGCCGCCGTGCTTCTTTTCATGTCCTGTGCCGTTTTGTCGTACACACGCGAAATAAACTCGACGCGCTCACTGATTTTATGTTTTTTATCGCCTTTTTCCTGCCTTTTATTGCTCCAATCGCGTCGTGTTTTTTTCGTGCACTGTTCCCAGCGATAGATCACCGACGATTTGCTCGCGGCACTGTATTGACCCCATCCACCAGCCATGGTCGCTGCCGACAACGGACAACCGGACGCCCAGGTGCAGTGCCCCTTGGTGCAACGCCCTCAAGGGCAATGGCGCAAGTTACAACAACAAGAGCAGTCACCAAGTTGTGCGTGCAATTTGCGGTGATTCGCCCGCGGATAATGCCGCGGTCCTCCTCCAAAGAAGTGGCGGTGGTCAAGCGGCGCCCCACACTGCAGACCGTTGCACCCCTTGCGATGAAAAAAAAAAGAGATTTGTTTTCAAACAATTTCCTTTACGCATCGGGTGCCGCAACGGGCCGTTGTGCATCCTTTTTTTTCCACTTTTTTATTCCATTTATCGGTTGCGACGGCGTCGAGCGCGCCTCTCTTGGTCGCGTCCGAGCAAGAGTTGTTTGCGTGCCTGGGTTTGCGCTCGCACATCCGCCTCGTCGTCCATCAGACGAACCGGTGGTCCCGGCGGCTCGGCGGTAAGCCATGCATGCAAACCCGGATCCATGGTAGGCGCGGGGTCTACAGTCACAATCGAAACCGGGCGCGCCACCGGGGCCTCCTCTGTGGTTGTTGTGTGCCACAGGCCGCCGACAAACACAATGCGGCGATCTTCTGTTCGCGCGTGCTCGGGGCAGCATGCACGACCCTCATAAGAGATAAACATGTCGCCTGCAAAGTGTGCTTGGACGAGTGCCGCGGCCAAGGCGGGTCCTGGTCCGCGATTGCGATGCATGCACAAGATATCCTCAATAACGGATGTCATGGCATTGCCTTCGTAGGGGTCCTCAAAGTAGAGACGTCGATCAGGGTTGCGGTCATCTGCCAACCGTGCAGCAAGGTCCTGGTCGCCTTTTGTGATGGCCATGGCGTCAAGCATATCGTGCCTGCCGACCCGCGCAGCCAGAATGACAGCGACACGAGAGGGCGCGCATCCGAGATGGTGCAGACGGCGAACGGCGCCGATGTCATTTAGTGCGACGGCGACGGTCAAGAGTCCGCTGTGGAAGAACCAATCGTTGGACGCCGAATGCAGTCTCTCTGCCAGTGCCATCCCGCCACCAACGAGTCCAAACAGGATCGCCCGTTCGGTGATCTCACACTGGCGCACCGGGGCGCTCCTTTCCGGCTGCCCGTTGCACTGGTCCGCCGTCTTACAGTCGACGGCAATGCTGCGGGTGTACTCGCGCCAGCCGTCCACCGTGTCGTTCTCTTTTGGCTTAGCATTGTGCTGTCCCAGCATACAGTCGATGACGTCGTAGTGGCCACCCAGGGCCGCTCCTTCGACCGCACAATGGCTCCAGCGCCACTCGACATCGTCGTGAAGCCATCGAACGACCGACAGGTAGCCTTGCGCAGCCGCAGTGTCGGCAAGATCGTGGGTGACGCACAAAGGAAGCGCGCGCTCATATGAATCCGTTCGTGCCTGCGCACGGGCCACGTCTGCCGCACAACCGCGCCACTGAACCGACACTGAGGATGCGACGGACAGCCACAGCGGACCGAGGGCCGAAAGGATGGCGCAGAGGAGTTCGTCGGGGAGTGCGTCCATTGTGTTTTGTCTGGACGGCGTGGTGTTTTTTTTACTCTGGGGCTTGTCTTGACACGCGGGTCCAATCCGCGCGCCTCTATGTAGGCGACCAGCATAAACGCACCAATAGCCCTTTTTGTTTTGCGCACCATCGACCAGGCGCCAGCCAGACCGCCAAAATGCTTGGATATTTACCAGCACCATGAAAAATACCGACGGTTGGATCATTCGATTTGTGCCGACTAGCGTTGCCCAGCATCGCTCTTGTGCCATTTTATTGTTGAAATTTCATCACATAATTAACCAAGTGCAGACAGCACGCAACGACAGACCAATGGTCGACTTGCAATTAAAAGTATAAAACACCCAGATGCCTATTGTTTTGGTTTGGACACATTCATTTGTCAGACCGACTACCCCGCGCCGTCGGCCATTGTGGTGTCGCCCGAGGAAACTGCCCCAGTCCACAACAGACGAAAAATCGCTGCGTCGACAACAACAACAACGATGGACGACATGCTCCCAGATGAATTGTTGGTGCGAGTGCTTGCATTCCTGCCCTGTGCATTCCAGAGCGACACGTGCGCCTTTGTGTGCCGTCGCTGGCATTCCGTGCTATCGGACCGCGCCGCGATGGGTCGCATCAACTGCCAGACGAGAACTCAGGCTCCGGGATCATGGGGTGCGGCCCGACGTGCACGCAGGCAGAGACACGGGGAGGGGATCAAATATGCCGTCGAGTGGGAGAGCGGAGGTGTGCTGTGCCTGGAAAACTACAAACAGCAGAGGGTCATCACGTATACGCTCAGCCGCGAGAGTGGCGTATCGCGCACTGTCGCCTGGAGACGACGCGATCGAGCGCCTGCCGCGTGCGAGCGCGCCGCTGCCGTGGGCCATACCGACTGCGTTGTCTACGCGATCGGTCGTGGCTGCTGCAAGAGCAAGAGGGCATGCAATGCGGCAGCGCTCTATGGGCGCATCGACACCATAAAATGGCTGCTCGATCAGGGATTCGTTGTGGACCCAGCGAGCGCATGCCGTGCGGCTGTCGCAGGCGGCCACGCCGACTGTCTTGCCTTTGTTCACGCCCGTAAACCGAACGCGCTGGCAGGATGCAACTGGGCCGACGCCATCCGCCGCGGCCACACTGACGTTGTGCGCTACGGGCACCGACACGGCTACGTTCCAGAGAGCAGTGTCTCGCTGGCCATTGAATACAATCGCAACGATATCCTTGCTTGTCTTCTTGGTGCGTGACGAGCGCGCCTTGCCAACACACAATAAAAAAAGAGTGTGCAAAAAAAAAGAATGTGACGACGGCCCGGTTGCCCGCCTTTGTTGGCGCCCTGCGCGTGCATCTGCCACAAACGATTTCCTTTCCGTCTTGTCCCTGTTTCTTGCGCGATGGGACACTGCGACAGCGAAAGGCGTCACCAAGAGTGCTTGGTCCGATTTTGACATCGCCTGGCAATGAAAAACAGCCTGTGATCCCACCTCTTGGGGCAAAGCATGTATTGCACCAAGAAGCGGCGACCTCTTTAGCATGGCGGCTCGCCTGGAAGGACTGTGCAAGAAAAAACGAAACAAGCATTTCGCAGACGACAAATCGCTTTTGAAAAAAAAACACAAAAAGGACAGTTGGCGTGGCTGATCGTTAGAAAAAAAAAGTCGCCAAAGGCTCGCCGCTTTGCGAGGTTGTCGTCGCGCTCTATTGGGCGGGATTCAGCCTATCTTCCATCACACGCCCTCATCGGCTGGCTTGGTATCGCAAGTGGCCGAGAGCCGCGCGATGCCTTCCTTTTGTCGATCGCCTCGCCAGCATTCGGCCGACGAAAACTGCAATGTCGCATCTGGCCAGCGCCCCGAAAAAGTTCAAACACGCCCACCCCATCGTGCCCCCCTCCCCAACGATGACGTCGAGGGGACTGCGTTGAGTTGGGATCGACTGCACCACCGGAATGAGAAGGTTGGGCCGAGCATTCCTTTTTTTTTTCAATAAAAATACGGTTGAACGGCAAGGTGGTGAGCAGGTGGAAGCACCAGGTCACTTGGGTCGGGGCAGACGACGACAGCGCGCCCCGAAAATGACACACGCTTTCTGTCAAGCGCCGGGTGTTGTGTAGCCACAAACAACTTGAGCACCTCGGGGCTGGGCGCGAAACCGCGCTTCAAGAGATACTCGCGCACATGCTGATGGTGGCGAGACTGCTTCCACGCACAGTCCACACCGACTTGGTTGATTGGGCAGCCGTTTTCGTGGGCGTACACCAGACAGTCGAGCCGACCTGCCAACGACGCTTTGCGCGTGGTGGCATCGTCCCAAGGGCATCCGCTCTCGTGCAGCCATCGCAAGGTAGCGAGTTGTCCATGTCGCGCGGCCTTTGCGCACACGCTCTCGTTCCACGGACAGCCGCGCCGATGCAGCCAGTCGATGGCTTGGATATGGCCGCGCTTTGCCGCTCGTTTGCACAAGTCGGGGTGATAATAGACGATGCCCGCCGTTTCGACGTAGGCGAGCATGGCCACGCGGCCCCACGCTGCCATTTTGCAGACGTCGTCGAGTCGAATGGCGACGCCCATCTGGTGTAGACGAATAAAGCATTGCGTGGCGCCGTATCGTATCGCCTTGGCGATACTGGGGCGCGCGCAGATGGGCAACGTCGTTTCCATGCAGATGACATGATCGTGTTGCAGCACGGCCTCGACAACCAAGTTTGACAGCCGATCGAGTTGGTCCATACAGCCGCGATGCTTTTGGCGGTGATCGGTTACGATGGTGCGCCAGCGGCGGCATGTGGCCGTGACGGCACGCCGTCTTGCGGCGCAGCCGACAAAAGAAAAGATGTGCGTGAGGATCTCGTTGGGAAGCGAATCGACTGTGGTGCACGGCTGCGACGACCTCACCTCTCGGCAGCCATTGTCGTGCAACTCACCTTTTCTGCGGTTTCGCCTTCTTCTCTGGTTGAGTCGCGCCATGGCGGTCCGGCGGCAGACGCTTCTTGATTCAAGGTCTTTGCGCTGGTGGCTGGGGTGTGGAATGATTGTCTGCGCTGTGCCCGCTCGGCAAGTTCTCACATTTTTTTTTGCGTCTGACACTTCCGTGTCGCGGCCAATGGCGCAAGAGAGGCCTGGCATTTTTTTCAGGCCATCGAAATTGCGGCGCCCACCGAAAAATTGTGTCCAACAAAGCAAACTTTGAGCCGAGGCAAAAGAATCAGAGAAGATTGGATCTCGTGGCGTTGTGGAAACGGGCCGTTCTTCCGATTTTCGCCCAATAAAAAAAGTCTTAAAATTGTGTTTTGTGAATGTTTATCGGTAGGAATTTGGAAGAACGGGGCGTTGGCACAGCGTTAATTGGATCTCGTGGCGCTGTGCCGTCTCAGAGCGACAAGGCCGCTGCCGGTAACATGGCAATTGATTTGAAAAAAAAATTTGCCGCACTGACCCCAAAAAAGGACGAATTCACATTATTGGTGCATTTTTTAAATGGCCAGCATCGGCCAGTCAAAAGGGACCCAGTTTACAATGCAACCAATAAAAAGCCAAACTTGGCGCAAAAGAACATCAATCGACGACCGAACGGCCCCGCACCAACACCGCTCACACCAACAGCGATCCCACATGCGCCGCGCTACACATTTGCATTCACGCGTCTCAACGCTATCGCATGCTCATGGCGCGGTCAAAGGGACAAAGCGGCACTTTTCCCGTAGTGCAGCGACTCTGGGTGTGAATGCTGCGACTGTGCATGCGCACATTGCTGTGCCGCCGGTTCCGGGAACCTACGGCGTTGTGGACGCAAGCGGACGTGAATGGATCGTGCATGTCCGTCTCCGAGACCCGTCACCGGCGCCTGGTGCTCCTGCCGAGGTTGCACCAGGGCTGCCATGTAGCAAGCCTACGGAGATGGATGACTCTGACAACCGCGCCAACGATGCGGAAGATGGCTCGCCTCATGTCACGCGGACAGACTTGAAGCAAACTGCGCTAGCCATCCAGGTCTCGCGTGACGGACTCGGCGCGATGACCGAGGTCGACAGGCGTAACGGCGACAGGAGCAACCGTGCGCTCCATGCGACGTGGATCGGGATCAAGCAGACCATGCTCGACATCTGGTGCCCAAAACTCGCAGAGACGATCCATGCCGACAAGCGCGACGCCATCGACCAAGTCAACAACAACGATGCGGACGCACCGCTGTCCTATGGCGCGTGGCTCAAGCAGTCTGTGTTGGACATGTGGTGCTCGCCCGAGGAGAATGCCACTAGGATTCGTCGCGAGAGAGAACGGGACGCTGCCATACGACGCATGGACCTGCGTCGTACAGAGGCATACCGGCACGGCAAGGACATGGACCTACGTCGGGAGGAAGCGCGCCGACGCGCCGAAAGCGGTTCGTCAACTCTTGGCCGCACACCTGGCACCCGCCCAGACATTCCCGTCGTCGTTTGCAATTCACTGGCGTTTACGCTAAACACGTTCGCCTACTGTTGTATGATTAGCTACATAGCAAACATGTAGTTATGGTTTTGCACCAGCGGTCGACCAGCAACAACTTTGATTTCCGTTGATAAAATGCAATAAAGCACGACGAGCGCCAGAGAGTCTCTTGGCAGTTGATGCCGATAAACCCGCCACTAATTGCGCAAACCCAGCCTTTTTCGGGAGCAATGTGCAGTTTTGCATTTGCACGCCCAAGCAAATCGGATTGACGGTTTGCACACACCCACCAGTTTTGTGATCCGTTGGCGCATTCTCATCCTTTTTATTTCTCCCCTGCACGGCCAATCGCATGTCATCTTGTGCGTCCCAGCCCGAATCCAGCCGACCACGGGGTAAAAGCCCTGGTCGGTTGCTAACCATGCACGAGCGCCGTCTATTGTGTTGCGTGTCGTGCGTCTCACCAAAAATATAGTGACGTCTGTCTGATCCATGAAAAAGCAAACAGCGGAATGACTTGGAGAGGGTCGCTGGCTTCCTGTCACTTGCCATGCCTAATGCTGGGTAATGGCTGGCCGATCGGCTAAAAACACACGGATTTCGCTGTCGACGTCCCTACTGTGCCAAGATTATTCCTCGATTTTTTAGCCGTTTGGCTAGCCGCTGCCCAGCATCGGCCACGCCTAATGTGTCGCGGCTGGTTCATGCAGGCGACCCGATCCGATGTGCAAGTGAGCAGTCCGCTGACTGGTCACGAATCGTCCACTTTTTTACAGCATATTTGCACCGTACGGGCGTGCGCCAGGCAGGTTTTGGTTTCTGTCATCCAGGTGGCGTCCCTCTTCTGGTGCACTTGTTGGAATATTGGCAGTGTCGGCCGTCGCGTGTCAAAGCGGATGAGCACATTTCGTGGCGCGTCTGAAACATGTTCAAATCAACAAGATGCAAAAAACCAACGTTTTTTTGCTGGTTCAGATTTGACGAATTGCGCCATCACAAGAATCACCGTCCGCTGACATCTGTGTCTCGTCCGATTGGCAACGCACACAACATAAAAACCCACCAACCCAGCCTACCCAGTGCCCCATCGCAACGCAATGACTGACACTGCACCCACGACGACTCCTCCGGCGCCTGACAACCGAGCGCTCGTGTTGTCGGCAGAGGATGCACCCTCGTCCTCCGAGAGGACATGGTGGATCGACGAAATCGAGCCAGACGACCCCACTGCGCGGTTTGCAGGACAGAAAAATTGGTTCTATCACAACCAGACGCCGACGCCCGCTGACCAAAGGTGGCGCCATGACCACTGGCCAGAGCCTCCGACACGCCTGCACGGCCACCGGTTTAGCGATTTTTTCGCGTCGGCATGCACCAAGGACAACATCGAGCGCACAACCGCACAGTCGACCTACTGCGGTGCCCGACTTTTAATAGAAATCGCGTGCGTCGGCTGCGTAAATGATGCGCTTGCAAACGCAGCGTCTGAACTCGGCACGATATTGTCGGTGGACGTCACCAGCAGCCACCAGCCTAGCGCGTCGGGCAGCGAGGTCGTCTACGCCGACGACGCCAGTTACACAGCGTACTCGTCCAAGCCATGGGGCGTTTTCAAGCGCGACGGCTTTGACGACGTCCTCGCAGCGATGCGCACCATCACCGGTCGGGCGGACATGACCGACATGGACCTGGCAACACTGCAGTCCAACACGCGCGTGATCGAGCGCCACATGGCCAGGACGGGCCTGATCGACGAGATTATCGAGAAATCCGGACCCGACTATGGAGGCGGGGGCGCGTGCGACAAACCTGTCGGTGGCTGCACCGACGACGATGACGACGACAGCGACACCAACAGCGATACAAAAATATCTGAGGAGGAGCGGCGCGCCGCCCTCGTCGCGGCTCTTCCCGTCAAGGACCGCTACAATCACATGTTTGTGGAAACACGCAGGGTCCGCAAGTGTGATCGAGAATCGCCGGCACTCCTCGACACCTACACGAAAGACGTCCCCGAGTGTGGATGGTGCGAATACATGGGACTCTTGCTAGATACCGACGTCGCCGTCAGCCAGGCCGATGCTATTTGCTCTGTGATCGAAAAGTTTCTCTCTCAAATATAAGTGGTGCGGGGTCTGTCGTATGGCACCTACGAGGTTGGGATTGGTGTGCGATCCATGCTTGTGAGTTGTTGGCAAACCTTTTACCAACGCCGTGTTGGTATGCCGCGATCGAGGCGCTCGCCCGATGGGTGAGTTGAAACTCGTGCGAGTGGCAAGTCGCAGCACATGTCCTCTGACAGCGCCCGATAGGGTCTTGAACGTGAACTAAAAAATGCCGGTTCGAGGCCAGGACAATACGATTAGTTTGACAGGTTTTTCGAATAAACCGCGAGCAGCGCAAAGGCAGCAGACCACTGGCCAGACACAACAAAGTGAATCGTGGATGGAAACCGGTCGCCCGACCCGTTTTTTTGTTGCGGTTTTTCCGCGCCAGTTTATTGTGTTGTTGCCGCCGTTGATTTTCGGGGACGTCGACAGGGTCCCGTATAAGGACAAAAAGAGTGGTCGTGCAGATAGTCCTCACAACGTCTTGTCACACGTCTTCTTCGTGCAAACTTTAAGCACGCCTTCCAGTTCCACGGGCAGCCGTTCTCATGAAGGTAGGCCAGCACATCGGCGCGATCAAACACGACCGCATCCCAGCAAAACATGACGTTCCACTGGAAGCCGTTGGTGTTGAGGTAGTCGAGGCAAGCCAAGGCGCCACTGCCGACGGCGGTCCGACAGACGTCGAGAGGACCACAGTCTACATACTGCCTTAGCACGTCGACCATGTCGGGCAAGTTTGATGCGACGGCGATGCGCATGACGTCCCTTCCGGGCGTCCATCCATGCGCACAACCGTATTGGACGACGTCGATGTGGCCACGGGAGACGGCATCCCTCCAGCGGCAACGTGCAAGCGACCGGCCGTTCTTGTGGGCAAAGGCCAGACAATCGACGTGCCCATGCGCCGACGCAAAGGCACACACGTCGTCGTCCCACATGTGGCCTTGGGCGTTGAGCCATTTGAGTGCTTCGAGATGTCCGTTTGCGGCCGCGATGGCGCACGCATGTGCACCCCATCCGCGCGGTGCGTCGCGCACCTCGCGCAGGCAATTGACGTGTCCAAAAGTTGCTGCCATCACGTAATAACGCTTCGGCCTATCGTCGACCTGCGGTTTAGGCCCGTCGTGCACGCAGCAGTTGGACATGGTGGTGTCGGATGCGATGCGGCGCCATCGTCGGCACACAGTCATGCAGCGCAGGCGAACCGCGCAGGTTGTGAACGAAAACACTGCCAACACAAGTTCGTCGGGAAGGTTGTCCATCAGGTCGTTATGAAACCTAAATGTATGTTGTTGTTTATGTTTTTTTTTCTCGCTCACAAACGTGCCGCACGGCCGACCTTTTATGGGGCTCGGTGGGTTGCGGATTGGCCTTTTGCTCACATAAAACAATAAAAAAATAGATTGGACGAATAGCCCATCACCTTTTTTTCATTCAATTCATTTTGTCTGGATTTTTCAATCAAAGGATGCTCAACTTGCGCCAAAAGTCTCTGGATCACCACGACCCATGGAGGAATGGGGCGTCAAAGGTGGGCGGCTCTTTTTTGTCGCGCTCCCTTGCGCCTCTGTTGTGCCCCTTTTTCGAGACTCCACCGGGTTGCATAGTTTTGTGATTGTCTGCAAGGATCGTCAAGGGCCCGTGTTTGGCCGCGACGTGACGGCGGCCGGAGCCGATCGTGGCGCCGGTGCCGGCGCGGACCACGTTGTGTCGCTTGTCGCACGACTGGCCCTGACTCTCGATATAGGCGATGACATCGGGACGTCTGGCTTTGATGGCACATGGACCGAGAGACATGCCGCATAGACGGTCTCGCTCGTGCAAGTAGTCGATGCAATTCAGGGAGCCGCTATCGATTGCAATGCGACACAAGCAGTCAGGGTCCCACGGGCACCCGTATGCCAAGAGACATCTGACCATGTCGACGTGGTCCCGTGCGACTGCAATGCGCAACATTCGCTTTTTAGGTGCCCAGCCGTGTTTGCAGCCGTACTCGACCACGCCAATGTCGCCGCGGTGCACCGCCTTTTTCCAGTCGCATCGAGCCAGCGACCTGCCCTTTTCATGCGCAAAGGCCAAGCATTCGACATGGCCTCGTGACGCCGCGCCGCGGCACACGTCGTCGTCCCAGGGGCAGCCTTGACGACGCAACCACACCAACGCCGCCAGGCGTCCGTTGGCCGCAGCCGCTACGCACAGGTCGGGTCCCCACTGGCAGCCTCGTTCACGCGCGTCGGCGAGGCAATGGATGTGGCCAAAGGTGGCGGCGCGCACCCCTAATGATGGTCTATGCTGATGCAGGCAACTCGAATAACGGAGACGAGCGCAGTTGGGGCCTACAGCAAGCGGATCACTTGCGATTGCAAGCCATCGACGGCACACGGGGCGCACGCGCGCGGCCAAGTCGATGCAGGGCAGGAATGAGAAAATGTGCGCAATGATTTCGTCGGGCAGCGCGTCGATGGTCATGCCGACCGTGCCTCTTTCTTTTGTGTTTGGCTTTTGGAAAAAAGACTCTCCGCAACCCTTTCTTTGTAATTGTTCGCGTGGCGCCCTTTTGATGGTCGCCGGCCTGGTCGGTTGCGGCCTTGTGCGACGCGTTCAAAAAGATGCGACCTCGGCGGATCGTTGTACGAAAAAGAGGGTATTTATATCCGAAAAAGGGAGAGGAGCAGAAATGGCACTATGACTGGACCCAACCGAGCGCCTTGGCCAACGTCATCGTATCGGGTGCGCACGGGCATCCGTGACGGATGGCATAGTCGAAACAGGTCCAATTTTTCGAATCGACTGCAGCAGCGGTCGTGCGGGCATCCCAGGGACAGCCGCGCTCACGCACACAGGCCAGCCACGTGGGCTTGCCGATGGCGGCCATGCGCGCGGCGACGGTCTCGTCCCATGGGCAGCCGTGATCCATGGCATAGAGCAGGATTGCTTTTTTCGAGTAACGTGTCATCGAGGTGTAGACCGACACGCCCCATGGACATCCATTCTCGTGTGCATATGCGAGGCAGCCGACGTGGCCATTTTTCGACGCGAGAGAGCACGTCTTCTTGCTCCACGCGCATCCATTTTTGTGTGCGTACACGAGACAATCGAGCCGGCCCTCCTCCGACGCTGCCGAGCACACGCCCTCGCTCCACGGACACCCGTTTTCGCGTGCGTATGCCAGGCAGCCGAGCCGACCATCGGACGCGGCATTGACACACGTCCATTTGTCCCATGGACATCCGTGTTGGTGCAGGTATTGAAGAATGTCAATTTTTTTGCGGCACGCCGCCGCTGCCGTGCACTAAGCGTCCCACGGGCAGCCGTTCTCGTGCGCATAAGCGAGGCAACCGAGGTGGCCCTCTTGGGCGGCCCATCGCGTCGTGTCGCAATCCCAAGGGCATCCATTTTCGTGAGCGTAAATCAGACATGCGAGTGAGCCGCTCCGTGCGGCCGATGCGCATGTGCCCTCGTCCCAATAGCACCTGTTTTCGTGGGCATAGGCGAGGCAATCGACGTGGCCGCTGGCCGCAGCAGCGGCGCATATGTCTCTTTCCGGGTGGACGTCGTCTGCGCACCGCGGCCACATGCAACCGGCCTTGCGCCCGATGCGCATACACTCCAAGTGACCCTCGCACGCGGCCATGTAAGTGAGGTCCTCGGGCATCTCGTATCCGCGGTCGCGTAAAAGGCGCATGCACGCGGCGTGTCGGTCCGCCGTGCCGCGGCAGGTAAAGTATTCTTCGTCCCAGCGGGCGCCGTGGTCAAGAGCATAGGCAAGGCAGTCAACATGGCCGCCATTGACGGCCTTCTCGCATATTCTGATGCCCTTTTGCCAAATGCCACGGTCATGGAGCCACGCCAGGCATGTGTGGTGTCCGCCGGCAGATGCCTTTATGCACGCCGTATCGTCAAACGGACAGTCTTGGCGCCAGAGGAAATCGAGGCAATCCAGGTGGCCTCCCTTGGCGGCAGCCACCGCGACGTGCGCATTGAGGGTCGCTCCCAAGCCGCACAGCCATTCGAGCGAATCAAGCCGTCCCGTTCTGGCGGCCGCGTATGCATGATGCCAGTGCACATTGCCACGTGTGACCAGGCGCCGCACGCAGTCTGGGTGGTCTGCCTTGGCGGCTCGCTTGACCGCTTCGTCCAACGCGGTCCAGTCAACCAAATCGGCGGCCCTTTCGTCCTCATTGCCATTGCCATCGGTGCAACGGTGGCGGCCCACGGCCAACGAGTCATCGGCCACTGCAAGCCACCGACTGCATGTAGGGCGCACGCGCACGGCCAAGTCGGCACACGGCAGGAACGAAAAGACGAGACCAAGGATTTCGTTGGGGATTGCATCCATTGCGGCGTCAAGTTTGTTTGTTTTCAGTTCTGCCCTCCATGTTCCGCTGTCTGCCTTTTCGTCTGGGTTTGGGTGCCGGCGCGGTCGACAGCCATGATTTTGTTGTGCCTCTGCCGTTTTTGTTGTTTCGTAGGAATTTGCTCGTCGGGGCCGTCTTGTGAGGCGCGCCTGCATCTGGCCCTGGCACAAAAAAAAAGAAAACCAAACTCGCCCTAACCGCCGATCGCTTGGCGTCGCTTTTGGTGCGCCAAACTAAAAAGGAAGCCAACAAAAGATTGCACTTTTTGACCGTGGGCGACGGCGTTGTCTGGTTTCATTGTCCACCTTGCGCCACTCATTTTGTCGGGGTTAATAAATCTTGCTCTGGAGAAAGGATCGGAAAGGCGAGACGCCACAAACAATGCCAGAGTCGACATTTTGGGATTTTTGCGCTGCACACGACTGCCACACACGCACCGCCATCCTAGCGCCAACACGCCGCCGGCAGATGACACGAGAGAATGGCCAGACCGGTGCTCTCTATTGGGTCGCAATTGCGCATTTTTTTATTAGGAAAAAGCCGCAAAAGGTCCTCGGTAGTCTTGTTGGGTTTTTCAAGGGCGAGGCCGCACGCGACGCGATTCTACAACACGGCCGACGTCCTCGTTGAGATGACCAAATACTTTGCGCAAAGATTGCTGCGCAGATGGGTCGAGCGATTCACGCGGCGCAAGGGCGTCGATGCCACCGCGCAGGACGATTTCAGCGGCGGCATCATAACGACGCGCCCCTCGGGTCACGTCAGCAAGAGTCTGCATGACCTCGCGCGACGATTCCCATTGGCCTGCAAAGTCGCAGGTCTGCGCTGTTGTGGCCAGCGGCGAAACAACAATTGACGAGCACACGCCCCCCCCCCCTGGCAATGAGCGCCACTGTGGCGGCCCGCTGGGGGTCGTTGAAACTCGTTCTTCTGGCGATTGTGTCCAGAACAGCCGAGGCCGCTTCGACGATGAGCGGGTCCTGGCGAGGCCGCTGTTTCATCACCCAGTTTGCCACCCTGTCTCGACGGCCGAGTATGGCGGCCGAAAGGATCGCGGCAAAGAGCGACGCGCTAGTCAAGCGCGGCCACGCTTCATAGACCAACCACGCGACCAAGTCGACTTGGCCTCGGGTCGCCGCGCATTGCGCCATCTTTGCACGTGCGACTATCGCATCCACGTCTTTATCGTCAGACTCTTGATAGGAGTCGCTGCGTCTGTCGAGCATCCACCGCACTATACTGATCGACCCCGAATCGAGTGCCAGCACAGCCATCTGATCCCCAGCGCAGGGGTTGCAGCGCTGTGCACACACGTCATGGGGTGTGCGAATGCGTGACCATGGCCTTGGTACGTGACCTACAAGGAAGACGTGGTCGCAAGCACACATGCACACGCCCGCACGACCACGATGCCCGACATAATTGGGCAGGCATTTTAGAGAAAGAGACTTTTTTGTGATGTTGCACCAAGTGCACCTGCAGATACAATTCATGCTGTTGGGCAGTGGCGCCACATCACGCAACCACTCAATCAGACCGATGTTGCCCGCCAGGCCGCGGCACAGGATCACGTTGAGTGCGCTCACGCGCAGGCATACGTAATGCGCCCGGTGACCGCGCCGGTTGCACTCGTGTCGCATAATGGATCGCGATCGCAGGCTCACTGAATAGGCGGCCATACGTTCAGCATCGTCAAGATTGGCGATCGAGATGCGCCACAGCATTTCGTTGGGAAGAATATCAAATGCATTATCGCGCCCGGTGCGCTGTCGCTTTCTCGGCCGCGTCGTCATGATGTAGATCGTGTCGCTCGATGTCGGGCCGCGTTTTTATCCTACCGCGCCAAGCCGGCCAGCGCCACACCAATGTTGGGCAGACAAATGTCGCCGGTGCACAAGCAACCAACTTTTTTCTGCGACGTTGCCATTGGTTAAAAAGTTGATCGCGCACACCCATCTCTTGCAAAAAGCAGCGAGCATTTTTGTTGTAACAACACGCGCTGGCGGCCCGCACCGACCATGGACGATACCTGCGCCCGCAACATAAAAACATTTGATCTGGCGACCATGGACCAGCACGCGGCAAAAATGCTATTGATGGCCGTCGGACGCCGTGTGTGCCTGCGTCACACGCCTGACGCCGACGGCGACAGTTCTAGCGACATGCCGCGCATTCCGTGCCTGGCCGCTCTGTGCATGCCAGCAGCATCGCGTTGCCTTGCCGCAAACGGATGGGTCGGGTCGGCTGCCTTTTCCCGGACCATGAGCCAACACGTGCAGACGCATCTGGCGATGCACCTTTCGCCGAACAAGCAGGCTCAATTCTTTGGAGTCGTACTGCAATGGCATCCCGACGGCACGTTGGCCAAGCGCGCGGTGTGCGACCGATGGGGTCGCCGTCATGGCCTCTTTGAAAAATGGCACAGCGACGGCACGCTCGTTATGCGGGCAAACTACGAGAATGGCGTCCTCCATGGGCCGTGCCGACGCTACTATGCGCGCACATTTATCGAAGCAACTCGTGCCAAGTGGCTCGACGCATGCCATTACCCCGCGGTCGACTGGTTTGTCTTTCCCGATGAACCGCGCGCTCCGCGACGGCCTCGCCGTACGCGAACGGGACTCGCTTTTTATGCCCAGTACGTTCGAGGCCTGCCCGAGGGGTGCGTCACCGAATGGCACGCCAACGGTCTGACCAAGTGCATGCAAAACTTTCGCCGAGGCGAACCCGACGGGCGCGGCATCCAGTGGCGCAAGTGTGGGAGCGTGTGCGCAACATTTGTCTACTCACGGGGCAAATGCGCCAAACACGACGATCTATCAGGCGAAATGTACCTATCTGATTCCGAGTTTGAAGAGGAGCGGGTCCATTTAATCTTTGATAGAAAATAAAGACTCGCGCGCTCAACTCGTGCGCGAAAACACATGGAAATGCCCGGCCGATGACTCTGCTCATTTCGAGTGACGCTGGCCTAGCGCCACCCAGGGCGCAAAATGATTTCTTTTTTTTTATTTGTTGAATAAACGGCGCACCAGCGGTTTGTGCCTTGGATGCGGCATCGAGTTGATCACTGGTGCGACCAAACCGCCAGCCGCACTTTTTGAAAAAAAAATCGACATCAGAGCGCACACAAAATACCGAGTTCGTGTTTATGTTCGCGGTCAATCGCTTCATTCGTGGGCATGTCGTCGCGTGCAACCTATTTGGGGTTTGTAAAATGTCGCTGGAGGTCCCATTCCTGTTGGCAATCGACTTGCTCGCGGCCAGTGTTTGCGGATCGGCTAACCGTTGGTCTGTCCGCACTGATCAACTTTTTTTCAGTCGTAAACCAATAAATCAAAAAAAATGCACCAAAAGTCCAACATTTTAGTCGTCGGGCGACCGATCCGCAAGCATCGCTCATGACCCCATCCGACAGCCCACACAAGACAGACAATCCACGGGCAAGCGCAAACTGGCGCTGTATTGCGTTTGCTATGTGCCGCAAGCGCGCATTTTTTCCACCCAACAGACAGACCGCACAATGATCAGTGACACAAGAGGAAAAAATGATGCCATTGTTGACACGTGGCAACCAACCATAAACTAAAATGTCTGGTCGCTTATGCCGTAGGCTTGGGCAGCCACCCATCCCCACCCCCTCCCCTAAAAGCGATGAAGGGGGTCAAAAATCATTGAGTTTTCTATCATCGCGTTCTAGTATTGGTAGTTTAGCACGAAATTCGGAACCCTTCATCGCTTTTAGGAAAGGGGGTGGGGATGGGTGGCTGCCCAAGCCTACGGCTTATCAACACGGCGGGCACAGCCACAGCGGAATGCGCAATTTTTAGTCGTCCTGGCACCCGCCGCCATATGCGGTGAATGTGCATGCGATCAATTTGACCTCGAAAAAACACCCGTCGGTGCATTGTTGTTTGCGACCCAAGGGGCAGCCAAACGTTCGATCACAAAATCGCATAAAAGTACGACTTTTTCCCGACCAACACAAGAGCCGACGCGGCGACAAAAGGGTGCGGTTTCTGTGCTAGATCGCCTCACGCAAAAGTGCCGCAGCAGCAAGCCACGCCTTTGGCCGCCTGACACAAGAGCCTCATGTCGCACATTTTCGATATGCCGTCCATGCGTCGTGGCTGCATCGACGCCGCGTTTTGGGCCGGCATTATTGTCGGCCTGGGCATCGTCCTCCTCCAACGCTCGACGGAACGGCTGCGGAACACGACGGCGAGTCGAAAGGCAGCGTGCCTCATCGCATCGCTGGCTTTGACCTCATTGCTCATTGCGTTCGTCGTGCCGGCTGCTATCGTGGGCAAACTGCCCTCGCGCTACGAGCAAGAACACGGCGCCGTCTGGCGCTGGCTTTTTCTCCACTGTGTGTGGACGTCTGTCGTGGCCAGTGGCTCTGTGATTGTGGTCATCTTTCTTGCGCGCCTCGTCTTGGGTGTCGATACAGCCGCTGTCGCCGCTGCGATTGCCGCCGACCTTGGACGTCGCTCTGGCCCCTTGCATGTTGATTGACCTTCCTCCATCTCCTCTCTTTTATTCTTTTCTTTTCTTTTGTTCCTCCCTGGGCATTGCGTGCAGCGCCACCAAAATAAATTTTTTTTAATTAATGGAACGATTGTATGCATTTGCTGTTGAGGTTCCTGCCAATCGCATTGTGTGCGACAGGCTCTTGCACCGCTCTCATGGTCACTTGTGACGAGCCCGATCGACTGCAGATTTTTGTTGAAGCCTTCTATCTGGGCCACAGCAAGTTGCTCTCTGGCTGTGGTAAGTGCTGTGGCTGAGCCGAGCGGTCCAAAAAGTTTAAGCCGGTCAGCCGCCGGTGGGCTGTAAAATCGCTGTCCGACAAAAAAACGCACCAGACCAGAGCCGATCAGCCATTGGTCGGCGTCAGCCACTGCGCAACTGTCTTCAGGTCCATGTTCCATGTGCTTATAACACACATGTACAAATGCGCACACACGCGGCCATCACAGAGGCAGTATCAACGCAGCGCATGGACCTACCTGACGAAATCATCTTGTGCATTCTCGGTTTCTTGCCGTGCGTCGTCGTCAGGTTCAGTGCTGGAGCAGTGTCGCGACAGTGGAGGCGCGTGGCTGCCGACGCCGCCCTCGCCACGTGCCTCACCGAATTTGATAACACGACGAGCGGTGTGTGCGATTGTGCCGCGGAAAAGGGCCACCTGGCATGTCTCATGTATGCTCGCGCGATAGGATGTCCGTGGAGCAAAGACACACTGTGTTATGCCGCTCTCGGCGGATGCCTTGATTGTCTGACCTATGCGCACCTCGCCGGCGCGCCGTGCTACGACGAGCAAGTGTGTTGGTCAGCCGCTGAAGGCGGGAGCCTTGCGTGCCTGACGTATGCTCGCGATGTCATAAAGTGCACGTGGGACGAGGGCACCATCGACCTCGCTGCCAGAAACGGCCATCTACATATCTTGGTGTACGCCGAGGAAAACGACTGTCCATGCAGCGAATGGGCGCACAGCGAGGCCGCCAAGAACGGACACACTGAATGCTTGCAGTTTATTTATGATCACTATTATGAGTAAATTCGCTCGCGCCGTGGACATATCGCCGTGGTGCTGCGCATCAGCAATAATTGCTCACAGTGACTCGGTCAATGGTTGGTTGAGCGTCCCACCCATCCGGTCCAACATGGTTGAGCCAGAGCGCATAAAATTAACGCCTACAAGATAAGGCAAGGTGGAGGGAGGAAAAAATACCAGGAGCAGCCGAGAGAGGCGAATAGGCCGAGACGGCACATCGAGAATGGCGAGTTGGCACGCAAGAGTCTACATAAAATACTTTAAAAATCATAAATGTCATCTCGCTGGTTCTAAAGGTCCATGATAACGTGGCCGATGCCGTGTTGGGCCGTCGTCCCGAATGCACTGACACAAATTTTTATGTAAGCACTGAACCGAACAACCAGCGCAAATTGCCGTGCTCGTGGCATCATTTGCACCTGGCTCCAATGACCGATTTTATGTCCATTTTGTTGCCGTTTTTATTTTTTTATATTTCTTTTGAGTGACCGAGACGGGCTGCAAACCTGTTTTGATGGCCCTGCGGAAAAATTGGGTTAGTTGTTTAGTCTTTTGGTAGAAAAAATTGCGGTTTTTTGGTAATGTTTGTGATATGGATTTGCGGGCAATCAAAGGGTCTGATCATTTTCTCGACACAATGGGCAGACCAGCAGTGGAATCTGCGCATTCAAGTCGATCGGGCGGTCGGCGCCCGGCATCGGGTGCGACAAGGCCATCGATCTCGTCTTCCAAGTGGCCAAATGCAACCAAAAGGGAGTTTTTGGTGTTGGGCATGAGCGACCCGCGAGGAACAAGGGATTTGGTACCGCCGCGCGCAGCGATGACGGCTACGATGTCGTCCTGGCGCAAACTGCACGCTGTCCTAATAAATACCCGCGGAACGGCGAGCCAGTCGTATCCCTTTGCCGTTGTCCTCTGTTGCATGAACCAGGTCCAACAACCAGTGGTGGATGACCGACCGGCATAGAGCGTTGACGAGACCGTGTGGAGAGGCCGCGGTGGCCAAGATCGGGATCCAGTCCTATCCAAAATCGTCGCTGGCCATTTTGTGCAGAGTCAGCACGGCCGCATCCGACATCAATGCAGCCTCGCCGACGCACTGACCGAGCACTCACTGTAGTATGCAGGATTGGTGGTGCCTGGCTGCGCCCGACAACGAGCCTGCAAAAAGGGAGCGGCTTGCGACGCCTGGCCACGCTTTGTAAACAGGCCACGCGACCAGATCGGTTCGGTCCAGAGCCGCAGCGCAGGCCGCCATGGTGCGGCGCCCAACAACGATATTGACGTCCCCGTCAAACACCCCGCGATACGACTCGCAGCACCTTGCTAGCAACCATTGGGCAGCGCCGATTGAACCCGATTCGATGACTGTCTCGGCCATCGCTTCCCACACGTCGGCGGCTGGGGCGCTATGCACCGGACCAATGGGTGGCGCCCGTGATGCAAGGAAAGTGCCACCACCAGTAGGTTTGAGGCTTGGGACAGACGTTGCTTGGCGCTGGTTACCTGCATGCGTATTTGATGCTTTCGCGCAGAGGCCTTGTCGCGCGCAGTCATTCAAGTAAGGCGGTGTTGGCTCCCGCGAGGCCGCGGCGCGTCGCATCGTGAAGAGCACGCACATGTCGACAACAAGAAGGGGGCGCACACTGGCAACGCCGCTCGTGTCGGATGATCGCTCACCACTGCGAGCGCGCCGAGTAGGCCGTCAGACGTTCGGCGTCGTCTAACCAGTCGGCCAGAATGCGACGGACCAACTCAGTCGGCATGGCGTCAACTGGCCGAGCGCAGTCGACGCGCTGTCGCTTGAGCAAAGTGGCCGTGCCGCTGCTATGGAGTTGTCGTTGTCAATGTAAATTATCGGCGGCGAAACAATGCAACTCGCCGACAAGGACCGCGTCCGTTTCTTGATCGTTGAAATCGACCAACCGCTCGCGACCCCGCCACCGTGCAAAGGACCAGAAATCACGCGTGGCGATTGGGTCGCGGCGTGTCCCCGGCCGACCTCTTGTCGCGCCGACAGCAATCGTAACCAAGACAATATCCAGGCCACGCCGATGCGTAGACCCGCCCAATTTGGCACCGATAAAAATTTGCAAAGCACAACGTGCAGGGATTAGGATAGAACACGCAGACTGCAACGAGATGACGGTGGCCGATATTTGAAAGAAAAATGACACTTTTTTTTTACTTTTCTTTGTTTGTGCTCAGGATTTGCGTCAGGACCAGCCTTCTCGGCGCCGGAGCGCGAGCGAGCGCTTGCGCCGTTCGCGCGTGCGCTGGCGACGTGCACAGCCCTGCGGCACCGGTTGCCACGAATCCACAGGGTGGCGTGACGATGCGCGTTGCGGAAGCAACCCAAGGGTGTCACTGGACCCGTGGCGTGCGTAACGGCCCTCGCGCAGCATGACCAAATTGCGCTCATTGCCGGCGTCGACGTCCAGCGCTGGAATGTTCCGCGCAAGTGTGCGCACTAGAATGCGCGCGCGAACGACGGCCGCCTCGGAGCGCGTCATGGTCGTCAAAGGCTGTGCGTGGGGCACGTCGAACGGATGTTTGTGTGGACCAGACGGGACCGACAATAACGCGGCGGCACATGCCGACAAGAGGCGGTCGGTTGGCATATCGTCCGTCACGTACCCGTGGGCAGTGGACCATATCGTGTGGGCGGCCCGTGGTATCCACACAAAGCGATCGCTATGCCAGGGACACCCCGCATGATGCGAGAGCACCATTGTGTCGAAATGATGCTCCAAACAGGGCCAAACAGCCACGCCAGAGGGCCAACCTACGGGGGTTCCATGTGTGTGGTCTGCGAGCCATGACGCGGCGTCGTCGGCCCCGGATTTGACCGAGGCGTTCCACACCTTGCAGAGTAGGTTGGTGCCGTCGAGCCATCCGCGGCGGTGGGCCTCGCGCAACAGGTCGACCCGGTTCGCACGGGCCGCGTTGACCAGGGCCCTTTTGTTGGGCGGCTGGCAGCCGCACACATCGACGGCGTACACAATGACGTCGGCCGAACCAGGCAGACCGTCTCGATTAAACGGTGCAGAATCGGTGTGCACTGCACACGCCAGCAGGTTGCCCGGTATCGCCACGCCCCTTTGATGCAGCCAGCGCAGCGAAGCCGACGTCGGCGCAGCGCGCGCCATCCACGGAGACGCCCCGTCGCGATCCCACTCGCGCACCGCCTCGTCTTGCCTCGCTGCGAGCCAGTCGAGCACGTTGACGTGGCCCCATTCTAGAGCCTGCCAGTAGGCGATCGCAGTGGCTTTCGATCCCGCACACATGGTGCTGATGGCGTTCATGACGTCGACGAGCCCGCCACGCGCGGCTCCTCGGTACAACAAGTCGACATCGCAAGGCTTCCACCGCGACGTCCTGCTCAAACCTCTCGCACTCGGGCGCGCATCCATAGTATGCTGGATAACGTCGAGGCGGCCAACCTGCGCGGCCGCTTCGCACAGCGTGATGGCCTGGCAATCCAGGAGATTTCTTCTCGAAAGCCGCATGATCAACCTCATGTCACCGTGCCGTACGATGTCCGTCAGGACACGCGCGATGGCGCTTTGCCAACGGCACCACGTGTCTCGCACAATGGTCCACGGTCTCTCATCAAGTAGGACGTCGACGTCGTCCAAGATGGCGCTGGTGCGTCCCAATCGAGCCGCGCACACCCATGGCCACACGTCGGCCTCGCAACCCGAACCGCATCGTGGACAGAAAAAGTAGTCGTCATCGCCCTCGATCCATTGGGATTCGAGTCGTCGTCGCGTCGGGCACTCTTTTGGCGCATGGCGTTGCTGGGTGCGAATCCATCTCACGAGATCGCACTGGCCTTGTACGGTCGCTGAGATGAGGTGCCCAACATGAAGCAAGGATGGACCGACTTGGGCGACCAGTGCGCGAGTACGCGTGGCCCAGCCAAACAGCAGGCGCACACTTGCGGCACCCGTCGCTGCGCACTCTGACGCGGTCATCTCGATAAAAACGTCACTCCCGGAGCGGGGCGCGGCGGCGATGACACCGCGCCAGCGGGCGCACACGCGCGCGAGGATCGGCCAGCAACGGGCACCCGCGCATTCAACCAACACGATGTAGAGGAGGTCGTTGCAAAAAAAGTCGTTGATGCTGTCGCTTGTCATTGAACCTTTTTGTGCTCGACTTATTCTGCGGGCCTGGTGGACGTCCGTGGTCGTGATGCCGACGCTCTTTCTTTCTTCTTGAAGAGGAAAAAAAAAGGCAAAGTAAAAAAACGACACTATGTGCCTCGTGTTAGTCGTTTTTCTCGGGATTTCATTTTGAGGCCGCACTGGCATTTGCGCTGCTCCCTTGGGCGATTATGCGGCAAGCGTATTTTGAAAAGACATTTCTGTTTTCGTGGATACAATGCGCGGTTCGCCGACCGCCCGCACGTGGACGGCCCGTAATTTATCGGCGCCTCCTTCAGTCCACAATAATCGGTCAGCCGTCCGACAGCGGCGCAGTCACCTCGCCTCACACTTTGACTGGCGCCAACAAACAATGCAAAAATGTCTGCGCTTTTAGGTTACGGCGGTGCTGGTTGACAGACCGTTCTTTTAGTTTTCATCCAACCGCAATTCTTAAATGATGTCCATGTGATTTTTTACCGAGAGGAATTTGAAAGGACGGCCCGTTTGCGCAGCATGATACTTGACTCGCGTGTGTAAAAACACGTTGGACAGTCCGATTGTCCGATCGAGGACTTGTTCATATTGAATGGTGCTGGCCTGGCAACATCCAATGTGCAAAAACAAACCTCTTTTTTTTGTCAAACAAAACCATATTCTAAAGGTTTGTAGCGCCACCGGACCGTGGGTAATGCTGTGCAAACGGGCCGTTCATCCAATTTTCTCCCAATCGTAATTCTTAAAATGTGTTTTATGATTTTGCGTTGGTGGGAATTTGGAAGAACGGGCCGTTTGCACAGCACTAACCGTCAGCCGCACCGTCAGCCCGACTGCCAGAAACAACCGCCTGCAGGCATTCTTCTTTGGCGACCAGTCTCGTCTGGCCCGATGGGGCGGTGTCCCGTGAGGTTCGAGAGTCACATGTCGTCCAATCGTTGGACTGGCGTTCGCCTTGACTCGGCAAGGCTGTCGATCTCGTCTTCCAAGTGACCAAATGCAACCAAAAGGGAGTCTTTGGCGTCGGGCATGGGCGAACCTCGCGGGATCAGCGACCTAATGCCACCGCGCGCGCCGATAACGGCGACGATTTCGTCCTGGCGCAGACTGCGCGCTGCCCGAATAAAGGCCCGCGGAACGGCGAGCCAGTCGTAATCTCCAGTCTCATCCTCCATGGCATGGACAAGTTCGTGCGAGCAGTAACACTCGAGCGATGCGCAAATGGCATCAACGAGCGCGCCTGCCGGGGCCGCGCTGGCCAGGATACCGACCCAGTCTGGTCCAAAATCTTCATGCGCCAATCGCCCGAGAGCCAGGGCGGCCGCCTCTGAAACCAATGCGCCGCAGTCGCGACGCTGATTGAGGACCCAACACACCACTGCGCGTCGGTTGTGTTTTGCAGCGGTCGAGAGCAGGTTGGCTAAAAGGGATCGACTCGGGACACCCGGCCACGCCTTGTGAACGAGCCACGCGACCATTTCAACGCGGCCTAGAGCCGCGGCATATGTCGCCATGGTGCGGCGCGCGTCGAGAGCGTCCGCGTCTTCGTCGGACGTCTCCCGGTACGAGTCGCAGCGCCTTGCCAGCACCCATTGGGCGATGTCGATTGAGTCTGATTCAACAGCGGCCGTCGCCATGTTTGCCCAGTCGAGAGTCGGGACAGGGCATGCGCAGCCTATGGACGGACCCTGAAACCTAGAAACACACACACAAGGCGCCTAAGCAAAAGCAGATCGCGACATGGTTGTAAGTGCATCGTCCTCCATGCAGTACCCGGGATTGCATTTTATGCTCTGGGGCAGCGGCCTCGTCCCATGCAGCCAGTCAAGCAAGCCAACGTTGCCGGCAAGGCCGCGACGCAGCAGTTGTTGGATGGCACGAGCGCGCCGGCAAGCAGAAGGTGTCTTTGAGCCGCGCCGCGCATGCTCTTGTCGGATAAGAGACCGCCATCGTGAGCACACGCAGTAGGCGATCGCTCGCCCGGCGTTGTCCAAGCCATGTATCAAGATGTGCCACAGCAACTCGTTGGGGAGAAGGGCAAACAGACCGTCGCGATCAACATGGCGGCGCTTGGGTGATCTGTTCATGGTGGGCGGTGGGCTTGGTCTGTTGGCAGCAAGGGATCTCCTCTGGCATGAAGCGCTGTTATTCCTTTGCCCGACGACCGACTAGCCAATCAACCGATTTACTGCGATGTATTTTCCAACCCAGCCTTTATTGAGACGTGCGCCGCTGTGTGACCAATGAAAAGGTTGGGCCTGTGCGCCAAAGGCTGCCAAGGCCGGCATTCTTCATTCCGTAACACGCCCCTACAATTTTGGATTCGTCCAGAGTCTCCCAAAGTATTTTGCGTGGCCAAATCAGTCGGTAAAAAAAAAGACTCGGTCAAGTGCTCTTTTTCTTTCGCATGCCTTTTCTTTGCAATGAAATAGAGCGGGTCAGTACATGGAAAAAATGGTGACGTGGCCTCAACGCCAAAGGAAAGTAGGCCACAGTGCTATGAGCAGGTCAGAGGGCATCGCAGAGGCCAACGACCAAGAAGCAAAAAAAGAACAAACTGCCTGAGCACTGCCAGGTAGACCAGGCAAATGCAGCGGCTTTTTTTGTTTTTTTTTTGGGAAACTGCAACAGGGGTACCCGCGCACAGCGCCGCTCACGAAAAAAAAATGCAAGGAAAGGCAGCAGAGAAATGAGAAAATGAAAAAGCCTGCGGTGCGCGCCAATGTCGATTCACTAAAAACATAAAAAAATTGCAACAAAAAAAAGAGGGAAAAGTTATCGGCGCGCGGCCTTGGCGGCGATCTCTTGGAGGGGGGGCAGCACGATGAAAGGCCCAACCCGCCGCCGACTCAAGCGAAAACAATTCAGCATGCACATTGCGGGAGGAATCAGTCGAAATTGTTTGAGATTTTTTGAAAAAAAAAATAAAATTAAGCATTGACCGTGAAAAACCTCACAGAAAAGTTTCGTTGCAAAGGAAAGAGATCATTGTGGCCCGATCTTCCGTGCTGGCCCAAGCCCGCGGCTTGCTCAGCGCGCCATGTGAGACACGACACTCAAAAGAGACCGAAAAAAAAGACGACAAACTCCTGATGATGGATTGAGCCAAAAAAGGCATGCGAGTCTTTGTGCAAAGTGCTTTTTGGCTTTGTCGTGGCCGTCAAGTTGGCCCTTTTTTTAATGAATTTTTCTTCTTGCTTTGTCGTGGCGGTCGGCTTGCAGCCGCTGCGATCTGCATGTGCTCCGGTGCTTGGCTTTGAAAGGCGTCTTCATCACTCGCCATCGTCCCCAAAGGCGCCGGCAGCGCGCATGGAACCAAATGCCATGCCATGCTCGCCAGGCTTGCCGACGAAGGTGGACAAGCGAAAGCAAAAAAAATGACTTTTTTATTTGCCCTTGACGTGGCGATTGCCGTTAGGCCCCGTCTTTCTGGCGCCGCCAGCGCGAGCGAGCGCTTGCGCCGTTCGCGTGTGCGCTGGCGGCGCGCACAGCCTTGTGGTGTCGGTCGTCACGGAGTTGCAGAGGCACAGGACGATGCGCACTCTGGAAGCAGACCAAAGACATCGTCGCGTTCATCCAATCGGTAACAACCCTCGCGCAGCATGAGCAGTTTGTCTTTGTGACTGGCGTCAACGTCGAGAGGCGGCATAGAGCGTGCCCATGTACGCACCGAAATCCGCGCACGGACAACGGCAGCCTGGGAGTGTGTCATAACTGTCAACGGTTGTGCTTGCGGCACGTCGAACGGGTGCGTGTGTGAATCGCGGGGCACCAGCGCCAGCGCCGTGGCGCATGTTGACAAAAGGCGATCGACCCGGATGCCGTCTATGGTCCACGCGTGCGCCGCAGCCCATATGATGTGGGTCGCTTGCGGCATTCGTGAAAGGTGGTCGCGAACCCAGGCGCACCCCGCGAGATGGGAAACTACCAACACATCGAAACGCGGTTCAAAGGGCAGCCAATTCACTTTTCTGAAAGGCGGGTGGAGGTCGGCCTCGGGTGCGTGGTCGGCAAGCCAGGACGCGACGTCGTCAGCACCACACTCGACCGAGGCCGCCCACACCTTGCGGAACCTGAATGGGTTGTCGAGCCACCTGCGGCGATGGGCCTCGCGCAATAGGTCGACCCTTCCCGAACGAGCGGCGTCGGCTAGAGCCTTTTCGTTGGGCGGCTGGCATCTGCAGGCATCCACCGCGTAGGCGACGACATCTGCCGAACCCGGCAAAGCGAACGGATCAAAGAGCCCGTGAGCAAAGCGCATGTCGCGACTTGCGAGCAGGTCCAGCGGTATCGTCACGCCCCATGCGACGCAACCATCGCAGCGAGGTCGATGACGGCGCCATGCGTGCCAGCCACGGCGACGCCTGATGGTGACGGTCCCACTCGCACACCGCGTCATCTTGCCTTGCGGCAAGCCAATCGAGGATGTCGACGTGACCCATTTCCAGAGCCCTCCAGTAGGCCGCTTCGGTCGCCTTTGCGTTTGGGCACATCTTGCTGATCGCGTCCATGACAAACACGAACCCGCCCTGTGCAGCGCTTTCATAGAGCAGGCCCGCGTCGTGGCAACTCCACGCAGGCGCCACCCCAGAGTAGCGTGCATTCGAGCGCGCTTTTCTTGTCCGCATGACCACATCGAGACGGCCGACCTGTGCGGCCACCTTCCATACGGGGACAATGAGAGGGTCGATAAACTCGTCCCTGTCAAAGAGCCGCAAGATCGACCCGATGTCTGCGCGTCTCACGATCTCTGGCAAGGCGGCGTCGATGAGGGCACACCAGCGGCGCCGCGCATCTTGTTGAATAGGCCACGGCCGCTCGCCGAGTAGAGCGTCGACATCGGCCAAGACGCCGCCGACGTGCCCCGATCGCGCCGCGCACGCCCACGACCATAGGTCGGCCTCGCGACCCGGACCACAACGCGGGCAGAATGCATAATCGTCATCGCCCTCGATCCACTGGGCTTCGGGCCGTCGCGGCGGGCACCATTTTGGCGCATAAAGGAGTTGCTGTGCGCGAATCCATCTCATGGCGCCGTGCTCGCCGTTCACAGTCGCACAAATGAGGTGGCCCGCGTGGAGGAGTGACGGGCCAACGCGCGATGCCAGCGCGCGAACGCGCGTGGCCCGCCCAAACAAGAGACGCACGCTTATGGCGTCCGTCGCCGCGCACGCTGCAGCGGTCGTCTCGATAAAGGCGTCGCCCTTGGCGCGAGGTGCGGCGACGACGACGTCCCGCCAGCGGACGCACACGCGTGCGAGAATCGGCCAGCAAGAGGCCCCCGCGCACTCGACCAACACGCCATAGAGAAGGTCGTCGCACAGGAAGGTGTTGATGTTGTCGGTTGTCATCGACCTTTTCATAACTGTTTTTTATCTGTCGGGTGCGCGGCGCTGACGACGCCCTAAAGCCACGCCCTCGCCCTGGTCCAAAGGAGGCTTGGACAAAGCGATGACATTGCGCGCCTGGCTTGCGCTATTATATGTTCAGGATGGCGTTTGTGGCCGACCGGCGATTTGCGCCGCTCCCTCGCGCACCACCAAGAGGCGGCGCCAGTGCTTGCGGATCGGTCAGCCGTCGACTAATCCACGCCGAATTGTCCAATTATAAATCATATAAATCAAACAATCTGTCTAAAATCCTGGATTTTAGTCGTCGGTTAACCGATCCGCAAGCACTAGCCGGACCATCACCCAACCGGCTGGCCGCTGGCTCATTGGCATAGCATTGAGGATAAAAAGAGCGCAGCCTTTCCTCTCGAAGCAACGATGGTGGTTGAGCCCCGCCGCCGCGTTACTCTGCCAAACAGGGCGGGACGCTAAACACCAAGGCAAAGATTGCGACCAAAACCTGTATTGCAGATAATGCTGTGCCAGCGGCCCGTCCTTCCAATTTCCTACCAATAAATATTCATGAAAACACGATTTAAGAATTACGATTGGATGAAACCTGGAAGAACGGGCCGTTTGCACAGCAGTAACCGCAGACGCACAGGAGGGGTGGGCCGGCGCAGCGCAAAAAGTGGCGTCAAAAAGAGTTTTTGTTGAATAAAAAATCGATTATCTATAGCATTAGAGGGAGTGATGGCATAGTGTGGTCCCATCGCAAAGCACCAGGTCACGGTCAGGCCAGCGTGCCGCAAGCGTAACAAGGTCGCGGTGTGACCACCTGTACCGGTGCGCGACGATCTTGGCGACCTCGGCGGGTGTCGGGTCAAACCATGGTCGTGAAACAAGCCAAGCGAGCGCGTCAGAATCGAAACGGCCCAGTTCAGAAAATCTTGGCCAGTCCAGCCAGGAACACAGCATGCTAGGCAGTTGTAGAGCAAGTTGAGGATAGGCGTCAATGAGCGCTTCGCAAAACTTGAACCTTGCGTGACGCAACGCTTCATCAAAAAGGTCGGGACCATTGATGCCGATGCCCAAGCGCTTCATGATGTCGATCGCCTTGATGACTCCATTGGCGGCCGAGATATCTTGCCAGCCACTGCCCACCCGGGCGAGGCACAGATCGAATTTGTCGGATCGGCGCTCCATTTCGAGGAGCAATTCGGCGACGCCGAGATGCCCATGGGTGCCGACAGCCTTCCAAAGGCAAAGCGCCATGCCAACGTCGAATTGAAGAATGGCACGCAACGCCGCCACGTTGCCTCGTTGTGCCGCCTCGATACCTGCCGTGCGAAAGCACTCACTGCTGTATCGCGCCGCCTTGGGGCCTAGCGTGCGAAAGCGCTGACTGCCCCGCGCAATGTAGTCGATGGTCAGGGGCGCGTCTGCGCGTGCGGCCGACAAGAGGATCGAGCAACGGCCGCGCCATTGCCTGTTTGGGTGTATGTGTCGGCACGAAAAGTGATTGTCGTCGGGACAGACTCGCGATGGATCGTCGACGACGTCGAGCGCCCACGAAACGGCACGGAGGGTGTTGGACGCTGCCATGGCTGGTGCCAATTCAAACCATGGGCAGTCGCACAGTCGGCAGGCAGCATCCCACGTTGCTTGGGGATCACTGTCTGCGAGTGCGGCCATCATGGCCACCCCAGAGGCTGCCACACCGCGCCCCTCGACGATGGCCTGGGCGTGGTGCGGGTCATAGACCGAGGCCCTAATGCGTTGGGAGTCCTTGACGGTCGGATGCGAGACAATACGACGCCATTTGGATGAAACGGCCGCAACGGAAAAGCGAAGCGCACAAGGGACATAAAGGTTGCCGGTCGAGAACGAATGGCCGTTGAGAATGAAATAGAGGATGTCGTCGGAAAGATCGTCCAGGCTCGCCATCGAATGTTTTTTGTGTCGTGTATGTGTATGTCTGCTCCTGCTGGTCGAGTGCGTCTGCCGCACATGTCCTTTTATTAAACTCGACAGACGTGCCTTTTGTCCTGGTGTCCAATCGCGTCTTTGCTCTCAAAAAATAGACATTGTCTAATTTGCTGAATCGACCCCAAAAGAGAGGCAGGACCAGTGTTTGCGGATCGGTTAACCGACGACCAAAATCCAGGACTTTAAGGGGATTTTTTGATTTGTGTGATTCGCGATTGGACAATTTGGTGTAGATTGACCGACAGGTTAACCGATCCGCAAGCACTGGGCAAGATTCCTGACAATTTTACTAGTCGACGGCGACGACCGTAAAAGAAACTGTTGGCGCGGGTCCACCCTAATGCTGGGCAACGGTTAGCCGGTTGTGGTTGAGGGTAGAGCCGACCGACTGAAACCGGCTGCGGGCCGTCAACAAAAAGGAGTGCGAGTGCGAATGGATGTAGAAACATTGCACATAAATCACAAACAACAAGGGACTCGCATTCGCGCCCGGCTTGGTCGTGTCTTCGCTCGTGGCAGCATCATACTCAAATTGTGCACGTTTTTTAGTGCCATCACCTCTTACTGTCAACGGCTTGTGGCCGGCTTCAGCCGGTTGACTTAACGGCACCAGTTGGCCGTCTTGGGCACAGCCGTTGCCCAGCGTTGCCCTTGGCCAACTAACCGCGAGCGGCGTAGGCGTGCGCATTGCAAGTGAGACCCAGCGGGTTTCGCTCATTCGCACGCGCCAAAAAAGCAAGAGAACGTGCATGCGTCTCTCTCCCGCTGAAATAACCGGAAACAAGAGACGCAGCGGCAACCGCACAAGCACCGCCAAAGGGCAAACAGGCAAACCGAGTCTGGCGCCGAGCCCACGGCCGACAAGCAACCACACTTCTCGGACGACATGGAGAATGGACAGATCAACGCGGCGCTTTATGACGACGTCCTTTGGACCATCCTGACGGCGCACGTTGACCCTTGGTGGCGACCGGTAGCCGCTCGTGTATGCAGGCGCTGGTATGCCATTTTGTCCCGTGCTGACCGTCGCAGCCAGAGCACAGCGACGATCAAGACAGCGATGATCGTAAGCGGGCGCACGCATGGAAAAGCCTCTAAAATGGTCCCGTGGGCTCTGCGTGCACACGCGCTCGCCTGCAGGTCTGGGCCGGGTTTTATCCACCACGGCCACATGTTTATCGGTGCGGCGGCGCCCGATGTTTCGCCTTCTTTTCTGTTGTGGACTTGCGTCGAGCGCACGGCACGACCGACGATTTGTGCGCGTCGCCACGGCCGGGCCGGCGATATGAACGACGTCACCGTCCGGTTCTTTTATGATCCCGACCGAGGCGCAGATACCATGGATCGCCTTGTATGGTGGTGCGCTGCAAAGGCAGGCAAGATTGCGACGCTGTGCAACGCCATGGAGACGGAGGACGAATGGCAGCAGCCGCGCCGAGCCGCTTTTTTGCGTTCCGTCGCCTCTGGCCACGTCGACGACCTCGTGCGCCACGCCGAGGTCGATTTGCTTCGGCGCCTTGCCGCTCGGGGCCTGGCCGAGCCTCGCGCCCTGTGGCTGTCGGCTGCGCGATCGAATCGTGTCGACGTGCTGGACTGGCTGTCGTCGCTGCCCTCGCAGTGCGTCCACAGCACAACATTCGGGTGTGCCTGCGCACGTCAAGAACGCGCTCGTGGGTTATTTGTCGAGGCGGCTGCCGGCGACGCGGTGGCTGCGCTCAACTGGATCGTCGGTGCTCTTCCGCCCGACTCTGAGCGGCACTACTGCACCGACATGTTTGATGCCGCGCTCGGCGAGAGCGCCGTGCACGCCCTCAACTGGCTCGAACGGCATTGCGGTGCCACGTCGCTTCCGATTTACGAGGAGTCAAGTGCCATGTGCGCTTTCAAGGCACTCACTCCGGGTGCTCTTGGGTGGTTGTGCGAGAGGAAGGTCGTTCTGCCTGCTGGCCTCATCTCAAACAAGGTGCCCGGATCGGCAGAGACCTTGGCCTATGCGGTGGATGCAGGTGGGTGCCATCCGCCGACTAAAGACTCACTGGCCGTGTGGACGACGAGTGGCCGATTCGAACTCGTGGCCGAAGCCGCGAGACGTGGTTGGATCCTCGATCACGTGCGCAGAGGTCTCTGGGCCAAGTCCATCGAGGCTGGCGACGATCGCATCGTTGGTATTTTGGGAATCGACATGCCATTTTGTACGCCTCCCTATGACAGGCCTCCTTTCGGCGTCGAGTGTGGCGCACCCGGCGATGATACGCCGGCGCTGGACTTTTACGCGTTACGACGCCATTGGGGATGCGAGTGGGGTGCCGCCGACATTGAAGACGCCCCTGCGTCGGCAATTTTGTGGGCGCTCGATGGCGGTTGTCCGGTGCCGTGGCAGTGGCACGAGGCCGTGACAATCGAAGAAGCGATGGGTGCTTGCGCACTAGCCATTGTTCTATGCCAACCGGACATCCTGCAGCAACACCCCATCGACGAGTACGGCGCAGAATCGCTCGATGGATGGGTGCCCGCGCACATCCGCGCCGTGGTCGATGCACATACTCACGTACGACGTCTGGTTAGGCAAGAAGCACCTCTATGGGAGGCCGACCAGCCCGATGCATTACGTGACCTCTACGAGGGCTTCTTTTCCTCGCATGCGCTCCACAACCTGGAACCCAGCATAAGGCCAAAAAAGCCATGATACCGCAGCAAGCGTGCGGCTTTTTTCCCTTGTTTTTTTCGTCAACAAAAAAACCAAAACCGACGCCCGATGTTGGCCATTTCTGCATGCGCGAGGGCCGACCTGTGCATTGTCTGGCCGGTCGGTCAAACTCGACAAATCCCCCCCCCCTCGGGCAGTATCTTTGCAATGTGGAAAAAATCGCCAAACATGTTTACAGCCGGTGAACTCTAAAAGGGGGGCAAAACAAAGTCATAAAAAGTCAAAGGATGTCTTAAAAGTATCTACAGCCTGTTGTTTGCCTGTTCGATAAACTGTCGACAAATGAAGATGAGACATATATGGTGTCGGCACTTTGGCGCATCCCCAAGCAGGTGAAATAACGGGCTGTAGACACTTCTGGGACACCTTTTTGACTTTTTTTATGACTTTCTTTTGCCCCCCTTTGGCAGTTGTGAGATTGCAGAGGACCGGTAGCATCGAATTGCCCAAACACTGGCAGCCCATTGCCGGGCCTTGATTGGGCGCACATCCCACGCTGCGGATTGGCCCGTGCGTTGACTTTACCGATGCGAGAGAAACAAAATATTGTCAAGCCTTACAGTCGGTGAACTCACAAAAGGGGCGAAAAAAGTCATAATTGGTCAACTTTGCGTGGCGTGCAGATCTTTTCACACGCAAAACTGTCTGCTTGGCGTCGACAAGAAAAATTTGTGGGGACCTGTCTGTGTCGGCAGTTGCGCCAGACCGCCCAAGCAGGCAAATTTGCGGTGTGTAGACACTTGGGGTAGCCACAAACGAAAAAAATTGGCGTTTTTGGAACGGGGCTTTGCCCCCTTTGAGATTCAACAGACTGTATCGGTTTCACGTTTTTTTTGAGTTTGATCGAGAGTTAGAGTTGGAAAATCAGTTTTCTGCGTATTTGCCCGATCGAGTGGCTACGAATCGGGAAAAAATGTGGAAAACTGGCGTCACAAATTCCTACGGGTCATCAGTTTGGAAACCGATAAGGCTTTACAATAGCGGCTGGCGCATTCTCATTCACAAAGCAGGAAAGGCGGCATGACACACGACTCCACAACAGCGACCACAACAACCCTCGACGACATGCCAGTCGAGATGACGGCCGCCATAATCCATCACCTGGGCGCAGCCGACAAATTTGTCTGCACACTGGTCTCGCCTTTGTGGAGAGAATTGGCCTTGGCCAGCCTCGCTCGACAGCGAGGCTTGCGGGAGCAGCGGCAGCCTTTGGCACCGCCAAGACGCACTTTTTTGGCAGAGGCATCGCGCGAGGGTCGTCTGGACCTCGTGCAATGGGCCGTCGCCGCCGGTTGCCCATGGGACGACTATGCATGCGCCGAGGCCGCGCGCGGTGGCCACGGCGACGTGCTCACGTGGTTGCAGAACAGCGGCTGCCCGTGGTCGATCAATGCCTTGTTGGTGGCCGCCGCCGACGGCGGACATAGCATGTTGGTCAGACAATTCCTCGCGACGCATTACACCGTTGCCGCGCGCTTCGGTCTATCTTATCGGAAGGCGTCAATCAACAAAAAGGCACTCAATCAAGCCATCTATCGAGCCGCATACAATCAGCACTATGACGTCGTCGGTGTGCTTCTAGAGGACGGTCGCGCCAGACCACACAAGTCCTGCACCATCGACACGGCCAGTGTTTCTCTCTTTGCATGCCTCGCCGGCAGCCGCCATGGCCTTCCCGATTGCGCCAGCAAGCACGCGGCAGCCCGCGGGTGCGTCGACGCACTCGATTGGCTACGAGAGCGCGGCAAGTTGGATGCGCGCGCCGCCTACCGAGCAGCGGCGTTACACTTCCAGCGTCATGTCATCGACTGGCTGCCCAATGCCGTCGCGGACGCGCCTTGCTTTGCCGTTGGCGCGGCACGCCATGGACGGCTCGACGTCCTACAGGATCTTGCCCAAGGATCACAAAGGTCAATTCTCGACGAGTGGAACTGGCGTCGGATGATTGTCGAGGCAGCGCGGAACGGCCACCTTGACGTAATTCAGTGGCTCACGCAAATCCACGCCCAACCGCCGCCCTCGTCGCTCACGCTAGCCGCAGCATACGGCGGGCATACGCATGTGATCGCCTGGGCGCTTGCCAGCGGCATTCGAATCCGCACCATTACGACTGCGATCGCCGCTGTGCGTGGTCATCGAGAGACTTCAGAGTTTTGCGAGCGCGAGTGTGGCATTGGCATGCTTTGGGAGTTTAACGAACCGGTGTGGTTTGACGACGACGACGCCGTTTGCGCCTCGGCCGCGCCGTTCCGGTTCGGCCCACGCCGTCATGCTCTCGACATGGGCCTCGAACATGGGGGCGCCGACGCGGTTGATCGACTCGCCGGTCGCGCGCCAAACGACCAAGACATAACCGCAGGCGCACTGGCGTTGGCCATGCGCGTCCGTGACCCGCGCGTCATCGTGCCCATGGCCAGGCGATCCGACTCGGTGTGGTCAAAGGCCGCATCCAAGTGCGATCTTGCCATGCTCAAGCGCCTCGACGCAAGATGGGGCTTGCCCGCGTCTTGCGTGACAGACTACATGTTTTTCAAGGCCGCCTATTCTCGCTACAGAGCACGCCCGGTCTTTGAATGGCTCGAATACAAGGGCCGGCGCTGCAACGATCCTGCACTGCAGGACGTCGTGCGCAATCGCTGCCGCACACTCATTGCTGCGACCGCGCCGACTGTGGACGAACCCCACATCTCTTTAGGCAGCAATGGGTCTGGCAATTGACACACGCATCACTTCTGGTCAAGTGGATGCGTGCGGCGCCTACTGACGGAGGAGCGGTCGGCCGACGGCCTTGGTCTGTCGGGTCGGTGTGAACGTGACGCACTAGCGGAACTTGCAGCCAGCAAGCAAATCCCCCTGAAAAATACATTATTTTTTATACAGTTATGGAACGATGTACGATCAAACACGACCCGCTCATCACGTCCTATCGTCGCATACAAGCCAGATCACGAGTACGGCCGGCTTGCGTTGCACTCGGGTTTGGCTTTTGATGCCGGGCTTGGTTCGAGGGGTTTAGGTTTTCGCATCAAGAGCGCGCCAGTCTGGCGATGCCCTCTGGGGGCGACGGCACTCACAGGCCGACTCTTGTGCGCACTGAGCCGATTCGTTTTTATTGTCGATCATTGGCAAACAAAAGCGATCAAACTGGCCAGTCTGACCACTGGAGACTGCGAGCATCATACGAACCGCGCTGTGTCGCCAAGCCAATGGTTCAGTGTGGCCTTGTCGGCGGCTTGATTACAGCCCCCCTCCCCTCTCCCAAATCTCAAAGAGGGCAAAAGAAAGTCATAGGAAAAAAAGTCGGAGCGGCGTCCCAACAGTGCGCGCGGTCCGTTGCTCTGTCTGCTTGAAAATTGTGGACAAGCGCGCGAGACATGCCTAATGTCAGTGCCTTTGTGCCCTCGCAAGCAGGGAAACCAACAGGCTGCAGACACCTTTGGGACGCCGCTTTGACTTTTTTCTATGACTTTCTTTTGCCCTCTTTGAAAGTTGGGGGGGGGGCGGCACACACTTTTTTGTTGGCCTGGGTAAGTCGGTCTCTGCACGGCAACCGAACCTCCAATCTTGACCAAGCGATTATAGGTGCGTCGTTATAAATGGCACTTATGTCCCGCCGACGGTCCAAAAGAGTCCTGTTGGTGATTCGATTTCCGCCAAAGGTCGACCTGCCGTCCGATCTGGCCGACGTGGCCAAAATCTGCGCCCGCCGACGGGCGACAACGTTGTGGCCATTTGCACAGCACCAAACAATAAACCAGATGGCCTTGGACGGGACTCTGCCGTGCACAGCAATTGCCATTTTTTTGCATTTTTTTTCCATCAAGACAGTGTGCCGGCGAGCACTTTGCGAAAGAGAACAATCAAACCGCAAGAACAGCGACAAAACGGCGGCACATGCACGGCTGAGCGCACAGCATAGAAAAAAAAAGGTCAGGCAAAAAGGTCAACCAAATATGCGGCAACGCAACCAAAGCCACGACAAAAGGCACCCCATGGAGGCGCGAAAGAGAAGATCTGGCTCGCCGCCCGCACGACAGAATGGCCGGACCGTGCGCGACGACGCCAAGAGGCGACGGCGCACGCCCACTGCGCCGCTGCCCACTGGCATCGATGACCTCCCCAATGAGATGCTCGTGCATCTGTTAGCATGTGGACCGACCGGAGGCGACCGCATCGCCTTTATGCTGGCCACGCGCATGGTCGCAAGGCGGTGGCGCAATGCCGTTGAGGTACTGTGGCCTGTGCCGCAACCATACGCCTATGGTCGATGTCTTCAGTTTCTGTTGGTGAAATATCCCGACGCGCTGCGCGGGTGCCACACCAAGCCGGATGTCTTGCATGCAGCCCTCGTGTGCGCGGAGCGCGATTTGCGCCGAGCCGGGCCGCGCCTCTCCGACGACGACGAACCACGCCCTTACGACTATGCGTCAGCACTCTTTGACGCCTTTTACCGTGCGGCGGGTGTGCGTCTCCGCCAAATTGAGGCGGAGCGGTGCCCGGCATGCGCGCGCAAGCCCATGTCGTGTGAGTGCATGTGCGATTGCGAGCGCTGTGGAGGCCAATGGCCCGCTGACGACTGCGAGCAGGCAAATGCGCCTCACTGGGTATGTGATTACCCGATCGAGTGTCGGCGTTCTTTTGTAGTGCGACACCGCGGCGCTCTGGTGGGCGACGGCGACGACAGCCACTATGAGGCAGATAGTGCCGCGCTCTCGCGCTGGGCGCGTTGTCGCTCCCACGAATTACCACATTGGGCTGCCCTTGGAACATCGATCACTGCCAAGACATACATAGGTCGCTGTGTGCAGTTGCTCTTGTGCCATAGTGTGGTCAATGCTAGCGACATCACGCGCATGTCCTGCGCCGCCGTCATACGCCGCGCGCACTCGCTCGACGATTATTTGTTGCGCCACAGAGGCCGGCGCGCGACATCCGGCGGTCCGCTCTCGGCGAGTGAATCAACGTCAGTGCGTGCCCGGCGCGCGCGTGTTTGTGAGGAATGCGCGTCCGAGGGTTATGGTGGCGCCGAAGGTGACGCGGGCTACATGCTCGGCGGCGCTCAATTCAAGGCGCGATGCTTGCGGAAGTAGCCACTGCCTGGGCGTCGCGCGCTTCAAGGCTGTGGGCGATGGCAGGCGCAGCGACGAGAAAATGGGCAATTAAAAAAACAGCATTATTATATAAAATAAAAAAGCAATCGGCACGATGAGGAAAAGAAAGATAGAAAAGCAAAACAACTAGACGGAAGCGCCATTGGCTCTGGCCCGGCCGAGGACATGACGATCATACCCCCCCCCCTGGCGGCGCACGCGCAAGTTATGGCGTCCCATGGACATCCATTGGCGTGCGCCCACCGGAGGGCATCGAGATGGCCGTTCTCGGCGGCCTCATGGCATGTGCCCGCGTCCCACGGGCAACCATTGTCCCGAAGCCAAATGAGGATATCGAGACGGCCAGTTTCGGCGGTCGTCTGTAGGCCCGTCCGTCCCAGCGGCACATGTTATCGCGCGCCCGCCGCAGGAAGTTCAAGTGCCCGCAAGCAACAAGGTGTGCAGCATAATCGGCGTTGAATCGAACAGCAGGACGCGAGAGTGCATACCATCTGCGTTGCACGCAGCGCGCAGGCAGAACATCGACAGGGTCCAGATAGGCAAGCACCATCACGAGTATCTCGTTGGGCAGTGGAAGATCTTTGAGGGCGGGCTGTTGCGAGGGCGAGCGTATGCCGTAGCCCGATGGCACAGCGAACACAAACAGCGCGAGACCTGTGTTTCTCAATAAAAACACATATCCTTTAGAAAACCGCAAATAATTCCTAATCAAAAGAATCAAACAACTGGCTGAAAATCTTTGCATAAGATTGCTCATTGGTCCTCGGGCAATTATGCAACCCGGAGTGTTTAACGGTCCCCAAAGGGATATGCGACGCCGTAAAAGGTCGCGCCCAACAGTGCCTTTTCGCACATGCAAGCAAAAGGCCTTTGCCCCTACCCGACCCAATGGTAACGAAAAGAAAAAGAAAAGAGGCAAAAAAAGGCTCGCCTGGGTAGAGCACATGGCGTTGAGTGACCCCATTGGCGGTGGCTTTGTGAGAAAAGAAGTCATGTTGGCCCAAGAGAACACCATGCTGGGGGTCCTTTCATTCCAGCAGTGCCACAGGCGCAATGGCCAGCGGTGTGCGTGGGCGCCTTGTGACGCAAGCGCCAGGTGCGGGCCAATATCAAAAAAAGTCCTTTTTTGTGATAAAGTCGATTCTTTTTGTAGGCCGCACTTTTTTCGTTTATTCTTGGGCAAAAAAATAGTTGTTGATGCGCGGGTCGTGGTGCCAGTAACGGCTGTCCGCGGTCGTCCCAGGTCCGTCTGGGTCATAGTCGGACAGGGCTCTAGCGACATCGCTCAGATCGTGGTGCTGCCGGCCTCGTCCATCAACCACCACCAAGGGCGCAGGTGTCGACAGCGCTTTGCGTAATGTATTGGCTTGTTCTATGTCAATATTGAAAGCGACAGGACGGAAAGAAGGCGCGCTGTCATCACGGATGAGGAATGTGTCAATGACCGCCAAACCCATGGCGTCCATCTGCTCGATACGGACTCGAAGACGGTCGTCATGGTCGGACGTGAGATTGGCCCAAAACACCTCTGTCCACGATCGAGGCAACGGCGGTGGGAAATCGACACCGACGACGGCAAAGGAGTCGGTCACCCCCAGAAGGGGCTTGATACGGCTCGTCGCGCGGCGCTCGCGAATTCTGTGAGGAGGACGATTCATGGACCGATGCGGACGCTGCTCTTTCTTTCCACAGATGCCGCTGGCGTTTTTACGTACGAAAGACGAATGGCGACAGCGCAGCACCAACTTGGCCATCGGCTGGTTGTCCAATCGGCATTCATTTTTTTCAGGTGAAACCCGTGCATTCCTCTTGCTAAAGACAAACACCGGTGCATGCCCAAAAGAAGAGCACCAACCGGGTTTGGCAGGGGCGACTCGACGCCGCACAAAAAAAGAGCGCCCGGCTTACGCGCGGGCGCCTGGACCGAGAGTTTTTTCCTGATTACTTGCAGGCTCACTAAGACGAAAAAAAAAAGACCCTCACGGCACAGCCATGAACGACAACGACACTGCACAGCGGGTGCTCGACCAACATGTCATCTGTGCAAAGATACTACTGGCCCGCGCCCCTGAAGGAGACATGCATAGGTCGGCCTGTTTGCCGCTGCCGCCGATTGCCGCTGCATCCACGACGGCCGCAGTCGTAGCACGCCAACGTGCCGCGGCTTACATGGCCACCATCAACTTGGATCTCATCCTGGACATACACGACCCCAGCCGCCGTTTGCCGTAGCCTCACAGTAACATGGCGTGGGATTGTTGGACGACGTCTGTCCGAGTCGGCTGCAAGTGGCTGTCATTTTTTGTTGCCACCGCCAAGAATTTTTGTTTTTTGCCTTGTTCTTTTTCTTCTGTTGCAGGTCCCCTTGGCATCGCCAGAGGCGGCCGGTCGCTTGGGCAGAATCGGGCGGTCTTTGTTGTCGTCCACGGTGGCGAGTTCAAGGCCTAAAGACGGCAACGTTGATAGCGGCGACGGCGGCATGGCGGTGACAAAGGGGCAAACAAGTCCACAGGCACCCAGTGCGACAATTTGCCTTGATCGCCTGCATAGTTGTCGCTTCCACTGCTCATGCGATAAATGCCACTGCCTGCCGTCTGCACGGCCATCATCATTGCTGTTGTTATCGTCGACAACAGGTTGGGTCGCATAAAGGCCACTACATTTGTCTTTTTTTTCTTTGTGTATATGTATCGACGATTCCTGGCGTGGGATCTTTGTTATTGCTCCATCATTGTTTTTCTTTGTGATGACTGTTTGCAATCGTCGGCCCGGACGTCCTTTCACCTTGCCGTCAGTGTCAACCAGCGCCGCCTCTTGCTCAAAGACGGCGACGGCGCCAGCGCGCGCGTGATAGGCACGCAAGGTCAGCGCGACAGCAACAGACGACAACGATGACAGAGGGCGACATCGCATTTTCTATTTTCGCAAAAAAAAAACACAACGGCCCTTCCATGACCAAAAAAGCGGACAGGCCAAGCGACGTACGCAAGTTGTGAGGAAAGAAAAAGAAAGCACCAAGAATGGCAAGGAAGGCAAATGGGCAAAAGTCGGGAAAGGCGGAACGACCCACACAGACAACACATAAGGGACAACCAATCAACCTCGCCAAGTGGATTGGTAAAAAATTTTTAGCGGTTTTTTGGATGAGATGGCGCAAGAAGGGGTGCAGCACCGACGAGCAACAAAGACACCGTTGCTGACGGCGGCGCGGCCAGTGCCCCTGGGACGACGCCATGCGGTTAGAGGGAAAACAACAAAGAAAGATGAAGAGAAAAAGGAAAAAAGAGCGCCACCGACAGCGCCCAAGGTCCCAAGGGAAAAAGGCGGCGGCAAAGCGAGGCGGCAGCGCAGCGCGGCGCGTGCGCGCGACAAGGAGTGCGTTTGCTGGGAGGGCAGCAAAATGGCGCCATGGCATGGCGTCCTGGCGAGCGACAACACGCACGCCAGCAGCACCCTAAATCGGCCTCAACAATTTTTCGGGGTCCGTTGTCTATGGAAAAACCCAGATAAATCCAGACATTTCATCGCCATAAAACCAAAATAAAACAATCTTGAAAATGTCCTTTTTTTCTCCTTTGGTAGCCGCATCGTCGTCTCTTTCTTGCCGTGAGGCTGGTCGAGTTTGTCGTGCGCTCTTCCTTGCGCGCCTCAGTGGTGTGCTACGCTTGAGGAGGGGTTTTTGTTGTTTGTTTGTAATTTTGTGATACGTCTGCGCGTCATTGGTTGCTTTGGGGCTTGTTGGACATGCTATCCTTTTTTTGGACAATTTTTCGAAACTGCATTTTATCCAGGGTTTTTTGCCAGCACACAAAGGTCAGTCCCGCGGCGGGCCGGATCGATGCTCGCTCGCGCACAGGGGCCGCCTCTTGTCGCGCCATGATTCAAGGAGGCGGCGGCGAAACTCGTGCGCTGCGCCGGTGGCCGTGCGGTTTCCCTTTTTTCCCCCGTGCACATTTTTGGCGGCCAGAGGAGCGGCGGGCAGAGCCCGCTGTCTGGAGCGGGTTTCCCATTTTTCCCTTTGCTTATTTTCTCCCCTTTTGGCGTCGTTGATGAGGAAAAGGAGGCGGATGACGGCATGGCTCTCTTTGTGCCTTTCTGCGGGGTCTCGCCCGCTGTGGCGGCGGCGTCGCCAAAGAAAATGAAGAAAAAAAGAGAAAGGCGATCCGTCCGTCGCCGCAGCCTCTGCAAACAATTGGCGCCTTTCCTCCCCCGGCACCTCGTCAGTTGATTACATCTGGGCCTCGGGTGCCGGAGCGCAGCCGCTCGTTGTTTTTCGGCCCTTTCGCCTTACTATCGGCACGCCCGAAAGCAAGCGACCAGCGGCTTTTCTTTTTCAGTCGATCAGAGATTGCATGAGGACAAGCGCCGACGTGTCGACCACCATCGTCACCACCAGAAAAAGGACCGTGAACGGACAAACGGGCGGGCTAGGGAGGACAGGTACAACAACAAAAAAGGAGCAACGCTGGTTGACAGTTTGTTCTTTCAGTTACCCCCAATCGTGATTCTTGCAACTCAACCCGTGATCTTTTTTGTGGCGGGAAACCGAAAAAACCGACCGTTGGCGCGGCATGGCCGGGAACGATATATTCGCAATGCGAAAGAAAAAAAAAGAAAAAAAATGTGCACGTCAGGGTTGCCACGCAAGCCGCTTGGCGGCCGGCCTCGCCGGGGCTCGGGAAAATCACGCGATCGACCGGCTTGTTGGCAACCTTGTGCCGATGGCATGGCGTCACGGTCGACCGACGACGTCCGCATACTCGCGCGCAATGGTCGCTAGCAGTTCGTCTTCGGCAACGACTGACGCGACCCGCGAAGCGCTGTGTGCTGCCTTGATAGTGTCACGCGCCCTCTTGGTCGCTGCGCGTGCCTCTGCAAGTTCCGTGCCGGTTGGGACAACCGTTGTCGCAGGTCTGTGCTCAAGACGCCAACCGCGCTGGGAAAAGTCGCCGGCGGGCAGCGAAAGCCACTCGGGGCGTTCAGCGAGAAGAGCGTCGAGCACGCGCCTCCAACCCGTCTCGTCGGTCCAACGCACAATCGAGTCTGCGCACTCGGCAACGGCGTCGACCGACATGTGATGCGTCCCGGCAGACTTGGCCACGGCGCGTTGGAGTCGCCCTGGCAATGGCGGGGCGTCGCGTCCCGACAGAGCCTCACCGAGGCAGTATGTGAATTTCCGTGCAGTGTCGACGACGGCCTGCCGAAGAACCGTAAACGGGTTTATCTGCAGCGCGATGATGTATTGTTTCATGGCGACAGGACCGACGGTATCGACGAGCGGAAGCAACAATCGGACCATGCGCAGGGCAGGGTACGGCCGGCCGTCGTAGTCCTCTCGATGGCCGTCGTCGCCATCGATAGCCTCCACGTCAGAGTCGTCTTCCACGAGATCGTGGCCGATCATGTAAAGAGCATGCGCCACGTACTGCAAGACATCAGACGGACCCAGGTCGGAGAGGGGAATGAGCGCTCGCGCGGAACGCAGAGAGCCCAGCAAGATGGCAATCTCCAGAGGCGTGATGCCGGCCGTTGGGTTACGGTTGGCCAGCGGTCCATAGTCGACTGCATGCTGGATCCCCTCGCGTCCATCGAAAAGCACATTTGTCGCGGCACACGGCGCTTGACATACGACAGCGACGGGGATGCGCGCGTTGGGATGAACGATGTCGGCATCAAAGACTGCAAGTACGGCTTGCGGGTCGTCGCGTGTCAGGGCACACACAATGTCGTCGGCGGACCGAGCAGAAAGGATGATTTGGTCGTCGTCGGGCTTCTGGTGCTGCGGCGCCGATCGAAGACGTGATGCAACCCCGGACGCAAACATTTTTGGTTGGGGTTTGGCGTTGGCGTGTTGGCGGTTGCGGTTGCTGCAGGCAATGGCTGTGCGCGGGCTTTTTATCCCCAGGGCCCTGTCGCTGCGATTGGTCGGTGGCACAGAAAACACAATGCAATTGGACAACGCGACGGTGCGCGCCTTACCTTTTGAAGGGGGTACAAAAAAAAGGAGCAGGTGGTCCTGCGACGCGGTCGCCGTCTTGCGCACGCGGCGATGCGCCGCTCTGTGCAGGCCGGCTCAGCGAATGTTGACAAAAAAATCGGCACGCATATGTGTGTTTTTATTTTTCACGTGTTGTTGGCTCGCATTGGCGCGTCGTCGCCAGTGACAGCAGCCCGGGTTCTCTGTTTTATTGCCATGATGTCATGTGGACGCTCCAAGTGACGGGCCTAGTGCTTGCGGATCGGTTAACTGACGACTAAAATCCTGGATTTTAGACGGATTTTTTGATTTATATGATTTCTGATTGGACAATTCGGTGTGGATTCGTCGACGGCTAACCGATCCGCAAGCACTGGACGGGCCAGTGCACAGCCCTCGTTGCCGCCGACAAAGAGCAAAAAAAAAAGAAGGAAATGGGACCAGTCTCGTGCCCGCTCTGCAACTCGCGCGGTGACGGATTTGCACGTGTGGGCGTCCGGTGCCTTACTCGCGCACTCGGCTCGCGGTTGCGCAGGTGGCCGGCAATGGCAGGCCGACCGACCAAAGCCACCAGTTTTGCTGACGGTACTTTTTGTGGCACTTTGGCGAAATGACCGTGAGATTTTGCCATCGCGCCAGGCGTTGCTCGCTGTTGTGTACCGACACTCATGAGGCGCCCTTTTGACCTTGTGCAAGTGAAACGAAAAAAAGCGTCGGAAGCCAGTAATTGCACGGACGCCGCAGGACGTCGACTGGTACAAGGTCAATCAGTCTGGCGCCGGTCGACCGGCGCTAAAATGGTTGGCTGATTTGGATTGACGGAACCCGCATGCGCCCCATCGCCGCCAGCGGGCGATTCAAATGCCAAGAACCGACTTGCGTTTTTTTTTCATTTTGGAAAGAATCGCCGTGGCAGTCTCGTCGGCGGGACCGCCACGGGTTTGCGGTGCCACGCACTGATTGGATTTGGGGGTTGTCAATTGAGTGGCTCATTGCGCGAAAACACCGTGAGCCCAGGGGCGCCAAAGCAGCAGCACGCGGTTCACGGCCAGACACTACACACGCCCCCATGGACAACAACGGTCGAAGCCGGTCGCAAACTACAAGGCAGCCAAACACCGCGCCGCATGTACGCCCCCGCATCACGCTCGACCAAGAAAGAAAAATTATTGCTTCACTTTCTGGACTGCATCCGCGAGCGTCGATTACGCGCGCAGTGGCCTTGCGCATCGATGCTATTATATCAGGTCCGCCCGACGACGGCGACCTCTCCTCGCCGACCGACTGAGGCCCGGCACTTGCGCGCATTGTTCATTTTCTTTTGACAATTGAGAGCATGCTCAGCGACGCTTTCTCTTTTAAGAATAATAATGCTGGTGTGATCGTCACGCCAAACACACAAAACTCTTGACGTCAACCTGGCAACGTCTGACGCCCTCTTTCATCATTCCGTTCATTCGATCGACGACGGCGTTCATTAGACGCGGGACGGAGCAGAGCGATCCAGGGGGGGGGGGTTGGGGAACATTTCCCTGTCGGGCTCTGTGCTATGTGGTCCGCAGTTCTCGCCAAACCACAGGCCTTGGCGCGCCGCGATCCGCAGACGGCTTGTTTGATGTTGGCCTATTCGCCGCCCAAGCCAGGGGGTGAGTCAACAAACTTTTTTTGCCATCGCGGTTCGGATCGACTCGCTGCGGGTCGTCGACGAGGCCGACGACGTCTATCTGCGTGAGACCGACGCATGAGCCGCACGACTGGCGCCACGCCGTCCAAGAACGGGAAAAATGAACGCTGGACCGCGCTGCCGGTGAGGTCTTTTAAACATGAGTTTCTCTTTTTTTGCCGTCTCGTCGGTGCGGCGAGGCGAGCGCCGCTGCATCAGATCCGGGCGATCTCCAAGGTGTTGCGAATGCGCGCCGACAGCGCCAAAGTGCCCTGGGCGTTGAGGTGCAATCCATCACAGGCAAAGAGTGTACCGTCAAAGTCGGCTAAATTGACGATGGTGTGTATCGGTGCAGATGCCTTGGCGGCGAAATGACGCGGCGTCACGACGACCAACTGGGCCGGTTGAGGCACTTGGGCACATAGACGACTCACAAAGGTGTCGGTGAGAGTGCGATGCCACGGGTCGTTGGTTCCGGCCGACAGAATCACGGCGTCGTAGCGATCCTCTGCCAACAGAAAGGCCAAGCCGAATGTGCCGTCGTCGGCGAGTTGTTCCGAGGTGGCACCAGGACGACATTCAACATGCGTCTCCCACCCCAGACCCAGGTCGACGCCAGCGATCATTGAGTCGCCAAAGACGAGGGCCTTTTGCGCCTGCAGCGGGGTTTTGTTGTCCATGCTGCGCCGGTTTAGTTGTTGTTTGTTTTTTTGCCTCTTGAGGCGTGTGGTGCCAAATGTCGCAGCGAGTCTGCGCGGACATGCCGGCGCTTCCAGTGAAAGCGTGCATCTTTTTGGCTTCAATAAAAAAATTGTCCTTTGGTTGTTTCAATGGCACTGTGGCCAAGTGGCCGGATGCGTAGCCGCCCCACACGCCACGAGAAGCGCCACCTATTTACGGCTCCGCCTTGCCAAACTTTGTGTCGCCGCCCCACTGCGCCACAAAGACACGGAGCGCATGGTGGACGGTGTGACCATAGTGAAAAAAAAAAAGAAAAACAATTGGAACACGTCGTGATTCGGCAGTAAACTCGCGCCTGGCGCGCGACGCAATACGTTTGTGTGTTGGCGGTGGCCGGGACACTGCGTGATGCCCAGCCCCGAGAGGGCGGGCGGGCATGCGCCACACGCAACCTTTTGTTTTCAAACTTGAAAACAATGCGCATTTATTGCAAAGGAAAGTAGATGCGCCCTGAGCGACACGGGCGGCGCGGGTTCGGTGGCGCCATGGCAGTCGCCTTGTCGTCAAAGCGCCTCAACAAGTCGACAATCTTTTTGGTCTGGCCCTCGGGATCGTGTCCGGCGTGCTGACTCAAGGCCCAATGCGCGACGCCGTGGGCGCCGCCTCTTGCGCGAACCTGTCTTGCAACGGTTGCATTCCTGTCGGGCCGCGTGATAAAGTCGTACAGCGCGTCGGCCGTCTCGGCATTGTCGCGACACACGGCGATGGCAAAGGCGTCGACCAGGCGTCGGTCGCGCCCCTCATCTAACAGAAGACGCAGTACACCGGTGCCAAACAGTAAAGTCCATGCGTCTGTCGCAGTGATCACTAGAGCATCGTCAAAGGGGTCAGGTGCGACGTGAACGTCTCCGTCACCTGCCAGGTCGCGCGGATGGCTTGCCAACATGCACCTGATGACGGTTTCCTGTCTGCCTCGCACGGCGTTGTCGAGTACAGCCTGCAGCGCCCAGTCAGGCGGCGCGTCCCAACCCATACGCCTCCACAGCCAGTGAATAACATTGGCGTGGCCCTTGATCGCGCCAACGGCGGCAACGGCATATGCGGGCGCCAAGTCGGCATACGATAGCCTCTGCCACATTCCGCAATCAATGCCAAACCCCTTGGACCACGCGGCCTTGAGTGGCCAATTGTCAAACAGCCAATCGAGGGCGTCGATCGATGCCGTCGAGGCCGCCACGGCAAAGGCACTATTCAGACAGGCGTCGGCATCGCGTGCGCAATCGAGATGCACGCCGCCGTCGCGGTGGCATCGTGATACTGTCAACAGGCTCCGATCAGCGCCGAGCCACGACAGTCTCGCGATATCATTGGCGGCGAGGCAATGCCGAAACAGGCTGCGACGGCGGGTGTCGGCCTTGCACAGCACCGAAATGGGGCAAAGTTGGCGTCTTGCGTGCTCGGCAGCGATTGTTTCATTCCACCGCCAGCACACCTGGAAGGCGGCCAGCCTACAAGCGTCGTCCATGTGCGCAATGAGCACCTCGCGCAGAATCTCTTGCGGCAATGTATTCAGCGACATGCAAAACCTCTTTCGATTGATTGCGTCGGTAGAAAAAACAAAGTCTGGCCTGGGGCGAATGGCGGCGTCGTGGGCCAAAAAAACTGCGCGCTTTGTCCTGCAGGACGGGCCGCGACGCATTAGGCCACTGGCATTTTTTTGCACGAAAAATCGCGGTCTTGGTTTTTCCGTGTCTGCTGTTGGTCGATTCTGTGCGGGCAACTTGTGCCGTGCACTTTTTTCGCGGTAGCCGATCCCCCGAGCGCGACCTTGCCCCTCATGGGCGAGGATCGACTCGCCCAAAGGGCACCACGAAAACGGACCATTTTCCCACCAAGGAAAAAAAAAGAAAAAAAATCAGACACAAAGCCGGCGGCGTGGCTGCCAAGACACCAAAGCGGACCAAACTGTTCGCCTTTTAAAGTAAACTATTTCTTTTTGTAATTCTACAAGTCAGTTGGATGCCCGAGTCGTGCAATTGGCGGCGTTGTCTGGCCGTCAATTGAAAATCCCATGACGAGCGCGCAAAGTCGATCCGCATGCCTTGCACTGAGAAGAGATGGGCTTGCGCAGACGGTACAAACCGTAAAAAACAATTTATTTCAAAAATCTTCCAAAAAGTCGAGGATTCTGCGCTTGTGGCGCGTCTTGATGGATTCCCAGCGCCCACCGAGTGCCTCAAATGCCAGAGTGCGCGCGCGCCCGTAGCGCTCTATCTGCCGAACGACTGCAGGCTTGACGTCGTCGCGACGCATGGCCTCGGCGATCAATTGCTCCGTGGTTTCATTGTCCTCGCACACAGCGACCACAAAGGCATCAGCGATGCGTCCGATACAGCGGGCCGACAGGAGCGCGGCCACGCAACGCTTCCGATTGAGGCGTGCGGCCGTAACAAGACTTTTGTCTAGTGATTCGGCATTGCTGCGGTGGTGCTGCTGTATGAGCCACTCTAGGATACTGCGATTGTCACAGAAAATGGCTGCTGCAAGGCCGCACCGGAGCACTGAGAGGTGGACGGGATCAGGTCCCAAGTGCCGCCAGAGCCACTGCACGGTGTCGATGTGGTCGCAGCGGGCCGCAACAAAAGCGACTGCGCATGCCGGTGACCGTCCACGTTGTGCGGTAAGGTGCCAGTCGGAGAATGTGGCCTCATGAGGTCGGGCGGCATACGCGATCCAGTTGGCAAAGAGCCACGCGAGCGCCCGGCTAGATCCGGCGCCGGCGGCTGTTTCGAATGCTCGATCGCGGAGCACATCCGCATCGTATTCGCAATGTGCGTGGCCACACGATGTCGTCATCAAACCGTCGCGTGCCTCTTTTGTGCCGCCGAGCCACTGCAGTATGGCGACGCTGTTGGTTGTGAGGCCGCGCTTAAAGAATGAGCGCCGATTCGAATTGGCCCTGCACGGCATGTTGTCGATGGGGCTCTGACGTGCCGCGGCGGCAGAAATGACATCGTGCCACCGGTGGCACACTTGCGCCGCGGCCATGCGGCCCGTGTTGTCGAGATAGCGGGCAAGCACTACATCGAGAATTTCAGTGGGCAGACTGTCGACTGCGCACGGGGCCATCGCCGGATGTGCCATCAAGGTGGCGGCGTAACGATTCTTCTACTTCTTGGTTGTGTAATTGCGGAATTGCGGACCCGTCGTCTTGTTTGAGAGCGCGATTTTCCTGTCGGTGCGCATAGGCGTTGCCGCGCGATTTGCCTCTTGCTGGCGCGCCGCTGGCGACGCCCACCACAACCAATCGGGATTTTTTAAGTTGCTCACCGCGCGGACCCACCAGACCGTCCGACACACCCGGCGAACCATTCAGCGGCCACTGCGTCGCACGATTGGTCAGAACGGGTCGCAACGCCAAGCGCAACCCAAAATTATCGCTTGGCGTCGTACTTTATTTGTCGCTATCGACTGTGTGTTTGGCTGTTGGGACGTCAAACACGCATGGGCCTGCGCTGGCTGAGGCGCAACAACATCTCACACAAAACCATGACCGAGCAAACCCAAACCCCTGCTGATAGAATGGACGATGCCTTGCAAACAATCGAGGTCATGTTGTGCGACGACATCCTCTACAAAATCCTCATCGTCCATTTGGGCGCGCCATGGCACCCGATGGCGAGCCGCGTCACCAGACGGTGGCAGGCCATTCTGTCGACGCCCGCTGCGCGCACCTCTCGTCTGCACTTTGTGGATCGTGTCGCTCGGCTGCACAAAACCCAAGGCATGACCCGCCGATGGAAGGCGCACGTCAAGGCTTTGATGGCCAAGGCGGGGCCGGCGTTTCTGCACCAAGGTCACTTGAATGCATGCGCCGCAGGCGGTCACCCAGAGTGCGAAGCGTGGGTGCGCGCGCACGTGTCGCAGCCCTCATGTTTCTGTGGCGCCAAGGACACGCGCCATAAATCCAAACGTCCCGCCGCATGCTGCTGTCCGACACCGCAAGAGTGGGCGTGGTCGGCCGCGGCGCACGCTGGCCGTCACGATATCGTCAGACGGCGCATAGAGACCTTCCTGGCCGCTGGCAGCCAAACACGCGACTTGTGCCACGAGATCATCTGCGAGATCCTGTACGAGTTGGCACTCGCGGCGCCCATCGACTTTTTCCAATGGCTTTACGACAACGATCTGCTGCAACCGAACATTCCGACGTGGACCGCCGTCGCCTGCTCCAATCGCACTGATCTCCTCGACTGGCTGCGGTCGATCGGCGACGACTGCTTCTACTACAGTTTGTTCCCCGGCCTGGGAATGCGCTGCCCGACGCTCTATGGAGGCATGGTGGCTGCCAAAGCGGCCGCGGTCGGCGCATTCGATGCCGTCCGATGGTTGGGCGACACTATTGGCATCGAGACCGAGTACAAAGAGGAAGAGTGGCCTGATGTCTATTATGCCGCCCTCAAGCATGGCCACATGCCGACTCTCCACTGGCTTTATGCCAAGTGTCCCAGCGACGTCGACAATTGGGACGACACCACGGGATCAGTGTATTGCAAAGAGCGCAACCCGTCGCCGTGGAGAGCCACACAAGCGCCCACAGCCGAACCCCTGCGCTGGCTGGCGAGTCGTGGCGTTCGCATGCCAAAGAACCTGCTTGTCTGGAACTCGTGGAGCGAGTACGACGGCAATGAAACCAACATCGTGCCCGGCTGCTTTGAGTCTATCGTCTTTGCCGTCAGCACGCACGGGTGCGATCCGCCTGACCCCATCGCCATGGAGGGAATGGCCTACGCGGGCCGCCAGGATTTCTTGGACGAGGCCGGCGCGCGTGGCTGGATCGATCCGACGCAGGAAACATTTGCGCGGTTGTCGAGGAAAGCCGCCAAGTATGCCTGCAAGGCTGCCGCCAAGCGCGCCTTTGCAGGTCATCCTTATTGAATACAAAAAAAGGAAGCGCGTAAAAAAATACACTCACACAAAAGAGCCAGCGCGGCTTGGCTTGTTTTGGTGCGCGGCAACGCCGTCTTTGCGCTTCTCTTCCTGTCCTGGAATCTGCAGTCGGCCAACCTGCCAATGGGCCGCGGTCCAGTGGCACAGTATCAAACATGACACGCACACATAAAAATCATTGACGCCGGCACACTTGTGGAAAGAAAAAGGGACTATGCAAGGCCTCTGTCCAGACCAGAATGAGTGCGCCAAAGAGGGAGACGACCGCAGCGCGCAAGTCGACGAATGCCCTGTGTGCATAAATCAACTGGCCCTTTATGGGCTCCCGTGCCATCATCGCCTCTGCCTCTTGTGCATCGAGCGCATGTTGAACGATGCAACGCCAAGGCGCCAACAGCGTTGCCCTCTCTGCCGGACTCCATACGGCCGCGTCGACGTGAGGCGGCCCTCATTGCGCCAGTGCCGGCGGTTGTGCCGCCATGGCGTGGACATGTCCGCCATATTCGGTGCCGATCCTGTGCTCAAATTCGACGTACTCGACTCTTGCCCTCCTCGCCCTTGGGCCTTGGCCGTCATGGCCACTTATCGTGGAGCGGGGAACTGGGCTCTGGCAGCGGCCGCATCGCGGATCGCCGCCACACATGACAGCCAGACCGTGCGCAAGTTGGCAGTCTTTCGAGGCTTTTTCGGCAACGAACGCCCAGCCGGCCTATGGGGGTTGGTGCGCTCGCTGGCCGAGACGCTGGGCATGACCGACCACTGCAAGGCAGCATTGCGCGAGTGTGCGCCGCAAAAGGTGCTGGCCATGATCGATCCCTTGGCAACGACGGTGGTCCTGGCAGACGGTCGCACCTTGAACCTCCTTCAATATTGGGCTCTCGTCAACGTGTCCGACACAACAGAGGGCCGACTCCCTGACGACGACATCGACGTTGCCTCCGCCCTCACCCAGGCCTTGGGCCAACACGCCGCGTTGGCGTGTAACCCACTTGTGGTGCGCGCCTTGGTCACGGTTGCCACGGCCGCTCCAAGCACGACGCGCATCGACCGTCTCTTTTGTCGGCCCACCGAATCTGTCCTCGATCGTGCGCAAAATATCGCGGCATGCGCCGCGCGCACCACCACGGAGCCACCGGAAAGGGTGCGCTTTGCCGATGTGTGCACGTGGCGCGCCGTCAAGTTTCATTGGCTCGAAGGCGCCGATATGGAGCGGATCGTCCTCTGCGCCATAAAATCTTGCGGCGGAGCGCCTCGTCCGTGCGATTTGTGCGAGTTGGTCGACGCCGACTTTTGGTGCGTGCGTTGCAGGCCGCTCACGCGCACCGAAATATACTGCGCGATGCAGAGACACACGGATGCCAAACGCATGAGGGTAGATTACTCTCCGCGTGGCGACATCATCTACAAGGCGACCGGTCCGTGGGACTGTTGCGGCAACGCCCGCTGCCAATGCTGCGAGGTGCCCACTTCCTAATTGTCAGCAAGATTTTTCTGAAGACAAATAAAAACACTCTTGCCTTTGTGCGTCGCAGGGCAAGTTGATGCACGTGGCTCCTTTGCGCCCTCTCTCCATTCCGTCGCGCCAGGGCATCAGACGTCCACATCGCGAAAAGGGGTCGCTTTTTGTTATTGGAGAGCGGCGTGCTACAGGGACAAAGAAAAAGAAAAATGGCTGTGATCAAAGTGTGGCGACAGCAACGGGCAAGTAACCAAGGGTCCGGGAGCGCTTGTGTCGGAGCCGTGCGCGTCGGCGCTTGCTCAGCATTCTTGTGCGATGTTCGTCGCCCGCTAGAGGCCTGTCGACGCGCGACCAAAAAGCCGAGGCCAGTCGCTCCATCAAGTCCTCGGAAAGGCTCCCTTGGCTCAGGGCGTGGGCATCACGGACAATGCTGCCGGTCGGATCGCACGCTCCTGGCGGCGATCTTGCCAGCCGTCTGACCAGCCGGCGCGTGTCGATCCATGCGCGCACCGCCGCCGCATCAGACTTTGTCATGCAGTCGAGCGGCATGGCGACGTCGAGGTCCAGACACGGCTTGTGACGCCTGCGCGTGCTTTTGGCATCGACGGATAAGGCACTTGCACAGGCCGCCATGACGGCGCGCCGCGAGATCTTTCCCCAGCCACGAGGCATCGGGCAGCCTTTGGAGAGAGCCCATAGAATACTGGCTGCCGACGCACAGGTGCCTCTCGACACCAGAGTTTCCGTGCCCGCCCATGGTGCGCCAGCAGCGTGTCTGAGCACCATGGTTGCGTGCAAGGTCGGGTCTGCAAAATCCCACTTGGTCGAGAAGGGCCGCGCAGGAGCAAGGACCGGTGAGATCCTTTGCACGCTCCCCATCGACGGCACGGGACCACGGGACCCGGCAGTCGTTGATGTGTGCGCTGCATGAAAGGATGCAATCCACTCCGACACACTGTCGGCGCAGTTGTCGACGGCTTTGGTCAACAAGGTGCCCCACAGTTGTTCGGTATCGATCCAGCCTCGCTCGGCTGCCTGGCGGACGAGATCGAGCCGGTTCTCGGCCGAAGCCATTCTCAGCGCTTTGGCGTTGGGACGTCGACATCCGCATACGTCGACGGCGTAGGCCACTGTCTCGGGCGAGCCTGCCAGTTCGAGCCGATCCATCACATATTCGTCATCGCCTCGGGCACACTCGACCAGATCGATGGGAATGGTGACGCCTCTGGCGTGCAGCCAACGCAGCGATGACGCGTCAGGTGCCAGCAGGGCTCGCCACGGTGACTCGCCGAAAAAGTTGCCGCTTGTCCGGTAGTCCCACACGCGCAGCGACGCGTCGCGCTTGGAAACGAGCCAGTCGAGTACGTTGGTGCGCCCACCTTCAAGGGCTGACCAGTAGATATCGTGATCCAAGTCCTCAAACCATTCATCACGCTCGCGGTGCGTGTCCATGACCCATTCAATGACCTCGACGTGGCCCGAACTCGCAGCATAGCGCATCACCTGGGACGCCGCACTGGCGACCATGCCCAGGCGCGGATAGTCTTTGCGATCGCCCTCAGTCGCATGGCCCCACTTTAGCAGGTCAAGGCGCCCGGTTGCCGCGGCTGCCGCCCAGATGGTAAAATCGCCGTATCCGTAGTGGCGCGTCCGCACGAGTTGCTCATCCACAAGGAAGCCGATGGCGTCGGCATTGCCATGGGTTGCCAGATCAATTAAAGCGCGGTCGAGCACCGGCATCCAGCAATCGCGCTGTCTCTCTGTGAGCCGGCCGCGAACTGCGACGAGCGCATTTACGTCGTCGACGATGGCGCGGGGGTTGCCCTGGGAGGCGGCGCACGCCCACGGCCAGGCGTCGGCTTCGCGACCGCGCCCGCACCGAGGACAGAAATCATAAGATGCCGGATCGTTCTCGCAAAAGTTATGGTAGCGTCGGTCATCACGGCCTTCTGGGTCACATTCTACCCATGGATGTTGCTGGCCGCGGATCCAGCGGATCACGTCGCCATGGCCACAAAGCACAGCATCGACGAGATGGCCCGAATGCACGAGGTGAGGCCCGACGCGCGATGCGAGCGTCCGCGTCCGTGCGGCCCATCCACACAGCAATGCCGGCGGAGACGCGCGTGACTCGACACAAAGCGCGGCAGTCCTTTCGATTAGGTCGTCACGTAGCGATGCAGGCGCCTCGGCGGCGATCGATCGCCAGCGGACGCAGACGCGTGACACAAGCGGCAAAAGACCCACGCCAACATCAAACACGAGGATGCGGTACAAGAGATCATCGCAGAGTGCGTCATTGATGGTCCCGCTGTTGTCGCCTTTGGTATCTCTGGGTTGCATCGGCTGCGGGCAAAAAGATTTTTTTCCCAGCGTGGGTGGGTGCTGCTGGCCGCTGATTAGCAAAAAAGGGGCCGCTGGTTTTTGTATAAGAAAGTGCGGGGTCCTTTCATTGGACGCACCGGCACTTACTTGAAATTGTCCAATACGCTCTATCTGGCCGTTGTGGTTTGCTTCTTGTGATTGGATAGGCAGCGTGCCGCCCAACCGCGATTTTGTCGGGATGGATATCTATTGGCCAGACGCAGGGGTCCGGCAATGAGTAATTGTTGTTACAAAGTAAAAACTCGTGCGGTGCAACGCGTGCCAAGCGCCGGACAGCCCGCGAAACCAGCCGAGTGCCTGCGGCTGTGGCGGTCATACTCGGTCGCCTCTGCTTTCATCCGGTCGACGGTTTTGTGTCGGCTTTGCCTGATGCAGGTTTCGGATGATGGCGGCACCATGCCATGGTGCCGTGGATAGCCGGTCGGCTCCATGTTTGCGCCCAGGGCAGCCTCTGGTGTGAACCGAATCGCCGACGATACTTGGCGAATTGCATATGAATTGTGCACAAAAAAATGCTTGCTTGCAGACTGGGCAACTAGGTCACGGTTGCAGGCTTCAATGCGCAGCCCAACCTTGTGCGTGGTTTATTCGTAATTCAGGGAAGCACCGCCGGCGATTCGACTCTGCCAGGATCGGCTTGGCCGCGAATCTAACCGGTCTGTCTGAAATCTGCAGCAAGCCGCCAACTGTCCACACCAGAATGCACAAACAGTTTAGTTGCGGAATATACAATCTGCTTTTCTGTTGTGTGCGCTAACTGGAATTTCAAAGCCACGGTGATGTGAAAGAAAACTGCATTTTCCTTTGGCGTTCAGGCGGCAGTCTGACAATTAGCCGCTTGACAGCCGCCTGACTGCGAAGTAAATCAGTCTGCATTTGGCACGCATAGCGGATGTCGGTCGGCGACCTCGCGGCAAAAGGCATGGTGTCCATCCTGGGCGGCTATGGCAAAGAGTCGGGCTGGCGAGTAGCGCAGCCTGTGGTCGTCGCAAAAGTCGAGGCTGCCCAGCCAGCCGACGCACGCGGCCGATTCCATCCACTCTGACAACTCACGAGATGTCCACCACATTCCGTGCTCCCATGCCGGTTCCTTGCCCTTGAGGTCACGTTCCCAAAGGATCAAGAGTTTTGCAGTGCGTGCTGCCTTTGCGCAACCAACGGTACGCCATAGGCTGCGGATAAAAGAAGCCCGGATGTGGTGTCCTTGCGCTTCCAGCAGCGCACGCACAATCTGATCGTGGTCCTTGTTCGTTGCGGTCACCGTAGCGTCGCAAAGATTCCAACGCCGGCACCGCGGTATCAGATGTCGGACAAACCGGAGGGCACCCACGCGGGCCGCCGCCTTAACAAGGCTTTCGTGCTCCTCCACGCCCAATCCGTCTGTCAGAAGTCGGGCTTGCTCGGCGGCATGGCCGGTGTCGGCAGCCGCGATGGCTATCGCGATGAACAGCGGCGGCACTCGACTGCCCTTGAACAGATCGACGACAGCACCGACGTCATGCGTGGAGGCCGCCAGGTCTCGCACAACCGACGCAGACGCCACGTAGCCGCGTCGCATCTGCAGGTGTTTGGTCCACGTGTAGGTGTCGTCTGTACTGTGGCCGACGCTTACATGTTCAGTTGAGGCCGCTCGCGTGACTGTCGCACGCCATCGTTGAGAAACGGCCGCCGCTGTCCAGCGCCACTTGATGGGGAGGTAAGTACGCCCGTCTCTTTCGCTCTTTCCCGTAAGGATCTTGTCCAACATCTCATCGGGCAGCCAGTCGAACGGATCGACAAAAAACTCTGCCGGTCCACAAAGAGACCGACCAAGTTGCACGTGCGCCGTGTCTGTCGTTGTCGTCGTGCAAAAAATGCTGGTGTTGGGCGACTGCAAGAGAGGGTGTCGACTCAGAGACCAGAATAAAGTGACCAATGCACACGTCCGTTTTTTTTTCAGGAGCAACCAACGATGACGTGGCATGGGTTGCGGCGTGTGGCCGCGGACGGGTGACCGAATGCCAATCAATGCCGTGTAGAAAAAAAAAAGAAATAAAAACAAACCAATTGTTGCGCGACTTGTGGTTTAGCCGTCCGACGAATCCTGTTTGTGCGCTCGTGCTTAAAACACACAGTCCAAGCCTCTGTTGATCATTCCGACGACCGACCGCAAGCCACCAAGCAACCAGCACCTCAACTTCTCCGCACATCATGAGTTACACCGTCAACATCGATCCCAAGACCACCATCGTCGTGGCCCGCAAGGGCCTCGTCGGAGAGGCCTTTTCGGCGCTGCTCGTGACCCTGGCGGCAGGCGGCATCACGCGTCACCTGGTCACGCCGCCACAGACCGATCCGGCAGTGCTCGCCTCACAGATCGCCGCGACCTTTGGCTCTCTCGACACCCAAGGACAGTCGACGCTCTTGTTGCTCGGAGGCTACTATCTCGACACCAAGACCGCCGACTCTCTCAAGGCGCTTGCCGGGCCTTTTTCTCGCGTGATCTGCCTGTGCAAGCCCGACGATGCGTCCCTCCACGGCAAGACTGCGGCTTCGGCATCGGTCGACCTGATCAGCGAGCCCATGTGCGGTTGGGTGACCAACGCTATCAGTGGATTGCCTCCGCATAACTACGCCGTTGCTTTGGAAATCTCCCCTTCACTCGACGCTATGGACTACAACTACCCGTCGGAAGACGACAAGAACCTCCACTACGGCATACCATCGATCGAAGGATCTGACGACATCATCAAGATCACCAAGATTCTCGATTGCACCGAGACGCTCGACGGTGTTCGCGCCAAGGGTATCGCAAGACGCGCATCAAATGCCTTTGTGTGCCAGCGCCGCGTCAACGAGGCGGCACAAGTGACTCTGTCTCTGCCCCAGTCGGCTTTTGCGAGCGTGCCCGACAATGCCTCAGCGATCGACGCTCTGGTGCCGGTCAACTTTCTCATCGGGTCAGGTGACACGCTACCCGCAGAGACGGCCGACCTTTTGGCCGAGAACAGTCCGTCGGGCATTGGCATGGTTGTCCGCCACACGCCGTCGACGGGAAAGACATTCATCACCGTGTGTGCCAGCGCCCGTTCCAACATCAACGCGGCCAGGGCGACTGCGCACCTCACCAAGGTTGCCGGAGGAGGTGGTGGCGGTTCAGCCTACCTGGGCGGCGGAAGCATGCCTGCCGGCTTTTTGCCGTGGATCGAGGCCCACCGCGTCGCCGCCGGCTGGTAGTACGGCTGCATTTTTCACGACATCGTCTCTGTGCCTGGCTGTTTTGTTTCTTTTTTTTTGTTACAATGACCCAAAAAAAGAGCCCTTGCCCTGAAACTGCCTTTACGTTACAAGCCAACAACCCACCTGTCCGACTATGAACTAGCGCGGGTGACAGCCGCCGTCTTTTGAGTGCGAAAAGTTGAGGAAGACGTGCGCCCATGACGGGGCCGGTTTAGGCTGACCGTCTGTGCCGTTGGGCTGCCGCTGATATCTACAAAGGTGTTTACCTGTGGCGCCGTTGCGACGCCTGGGCTGGGCCTTTGGCTTTTTGATCGAGTCCCACCAAGCCAAAAAATGCGATCTGTCGGGCCGGTGACAAAGCCGGTTTCAATCACCAAGCGCCTCTTTGGTTTGCTGGCCCTTTTTCTGCAGGCGCAAAATTGAAACAAGAAATCACAGGGCATGTCGAGGCTGGCCTGCGATTGTTGTGCCCGCCTCGCTCGATCGCTCTCACGTCGAATGCGGTAGTCGAACGCATCCAAGAAAAGGACGCCCCACCAGGCCAAGAGCAACGAGCCCGACGTAAACCGACGACCCGATAAGCACGTACACGCAAAAGATGGACCAACTGCCGGCGGAATTGCTCGCCCACATCATGGGATTTTTAGATGCCGACCGGCCCGACGACCTGCTCGCAGCGTGCGCGGCCAACCGGTCCCTGCACAACGCATGCCAGATCGAAGCCATACCGTGGGCTGAAAGGTATCCCCAGGCGGCGCCGTGGCTGCTTTGGACTGGACAACGTCTGGCTTCTGCCATGCAGATCGCAAGGGCGCTGCGTGCGACAGCACATATCAAGCGCCGAGCGTGTGCGCTATACGCCCTCCATGCCAACTACAGGCTCAAGGGCCGCGGTCCGTCGCGGCGCCTGGGGGATGCGGAAGCGCACATCGTGCCGCCACTTGCGCCGCGGTCTCTGACACCGCTGGGCGATCTCGTGGAATGGGCTGCCGTGGCCGTGGACGGCGACTTTGCCCGCGCTGCCGCACGGGGCGACTTGACTCTGACGCCCCTCGACGATCCCGATGCCATGCCATGGGCACCGCACGATGCACGGGGCATCTTTTACTTGGGACCTCTGCCACCGGATCTCGACGCCCTGACCGGTCTCCTGAGTGGGCTTTACGGACGCGATCCTGAGAATAGACACGCTGCACTGACAGACCTTGTCACGTCGGCGCGCCTCGTTGCCAACCTCGCCCTGAGTATGGCTGCCGCCGAGATGGATCCCAAGGGCGACTGCGGCTTTGTGGACCTCTTTGCTGCTTTTCCCGACGCGCGCCTTTACAAGGCCGCGGGCATGGCATGGGGCAGTCCATCGCTGGCCGTCGTGCTCGCCCCGCTGCACTCATGATCATTTGTCGTCAGAGGCTCTTTCGCGACGAGGCCAACACCTGCAACGGCCAAATAGTGTGCCAGCGCGGGCGCCAGCCATCTGCGCGCTCGCGCCCCAAATTTGCCGATAGAGCCAACGCAGGGGCCGGCAAGGACTGCATAAACCGCCCACCGCCCCCCGACCTTTCCGACGATAAACACAAACAAATACAATCTTGTGCAAGTTGGCTGTGGTGCAACATCGTTTTTTAGTACGGTCACACATGACTGGGGTGGCTCACGTGCTTGGCGTGTCCGCCCAGCCGATGCCAAAACGGCACGCACGGTCGCCTGCACGTGGTCGACCATGTTTCTAATCAAGGCCCATGTCGTAGTCCCACTCGTCGTCTTCGTCGTCGAGGATCGGTCGAGCATATAGGGGCAGTGTGGGCGCCGAACCATCGTCGTCGTCAATGTCAACGTCAATGTCGCGGCTGTCAAAGTGTGGCAGTGATGGGTTTCTGTTAGTGAGGCTGAAGAAGTTCCTGTTGGTGAGGTTGAGGTTTCTGTGGCCGACGTCTGGCCAGTCCTCCATGATCACTGGGCGCAGCAGGCTTTCGGGTGGCATGTTGAACGTGGACCAGTCAGGATGTTGTGGGGGAGGATTGTTGTTGGGAGGCTGGCGCTGAGGGACGGGCATCTCCCACATGGTCCACAGAGGATCGTTAGTAAAGTGGGAACGCGACATCGTCGTGCTCTTGCGGGCTTGTCGGGTGGCGTGGGGCTTGTTTTTTGTCGGCTCGAAAGGAGCCCTTTTACGGTCTGAGCCACCCCTTTTTTCGAAAGCCCGGACGATCCAACCAGCAGCACGGCCGCGCCAATATGCCACCGGCGCCATTGGCAAAAAGGCAAAATTGCAGTAAAACAATTTTTTGTTTGCCGCACGTCCAAGAGCCAAAAAGTGCAGACCTCTGGTGCCTGCTCGCCGGCCCTTGCAAGAGTTTGATTGGTAGGGGGTCGCTGCTGGCGCTTTTCTTTGTCGATCATCTTGGCGGTCGCGCGTGGGGCTCAGCGCTTGCGGATTCCAGTCTATCAGGCTTGGCCAGCCGGGCAACTCTTTATTTGACCAATGGTCGACAAACTGCGGCTTGGTCGATGCCGCTGGGGACCGAACCTGCACACACCTCCCATTGAAGGACAGTACGAAAACTGCACGTTCTCAGTGCATAATCCGAAATTGCGGGACAAAAATCCTTTGTCTGAACCAGCAAATAGACTGACGCAGGCGCATTGAGTTTTTGGGTCGCGCACGTCTCCGGCGTGTTATCTACATTTTTCTACCTTTTTATTGTGGTTTGATCGTAGGGCGGGACTTCCCTCTGCGCGGCTCAAGCCGCGCCAAGCCGACCCTTTGGTCGGCCATTGGCCAACTGATCGTGAACGGTCACTACACGCGCACAAACCACCCGCAACCTTCCCAGCGATAAACACAATAAAAACACAATTTTTGTGTGAATTGATTGTCTGTGGATGTCGCCTTCTTTTGCATAATTATACATGACGTAGGCGCACCGCATGATGAGCGCGCCCGCCCGGTCGATACCAACCCGGCACGCTTGATCGCCTGCACGTGACTGACTATTCCCTAATCAAGGCCCATATCGTAGGGCCACTTGTCGTCTTCGTCGTTCTCGTCATTGTGCAGGTCCGGTTGCGAATACGGCAGTGCCGCGGGTGCCAAGTTGTCATCCTCAATGTCAACGCCGGTGCCATAGTCGACCGAGCGCGACGGTGGCATGTTTCTGTGAGCGAGGAGATACGCCAGGGCAGCCTGGTTTTCCGCGAGCACGTACTCGGGCGACGGGTGCATGCGCTCGACCGGCAGTGGGTCGATTGCAGGCCTCGAATATGCGCCGGTTGGGTCTGTGCGCTGGGCGCCGGTGCCTCCCCATATCGTGATATTGTGGCTGATGTTGGGGGGCAGCGCCGGCCAATCGGGAAACCGCGGGGGAGGGTTGTTGTTGGGAGGCTGACGTTGAGGGACGGGCCTCTGTCGTGCGGCCCACAAAAGATCGTTGGTGACCATGATGAAGCGAGGCCTAGGGGTTTGCCGGTCTCTTTTGTGGAGTGATGTGCTTGTTTGGCTTTGTTGGTCCTGAAAGGAACCTTTTTACTGTCATGGTCCCTTCTTTTTTTGGGGAGGCGTGACGACCCAATGGGCAACGGGGCCGCGCGCCGCCAACCCCTCCAGGAAAGACGATTTTGTGATCTTCACGGAATTGTGACAACAAAAAGTTGTCTGCTGTATACTTTTGGCGCCAAAAGTGTGGCTCTTTTAGGGGCCTGTTTGGCGGGCCTTGAAAACCTCGTCCCCAGGCGCTTGTCCCGCAGCATTTTCTTTGTTGGTGGCCTTGGTGGTCGGGTGCCGCGCCGCCGGCCGGAGGCCGTCCACCGGTCCGTCGGCACCGGCAGTTCCCTACGGCCAACCCGCGGCAAGGTGGGAGGGCGCCATGTCACAAGCACGTCGCTCCACCCCAGTCAAAAAACATTTTTTATTAAACAATGCCCAAACACGCTCAAATCTCACACTCGACCGTTTAACTTTGCCGTCGCTTCTGGGATCTGTCTGTTCAAGGGCGTTCACACAGTTTGGGCGTGAACTGGAGCGTCCACTTCCGAACAGAGTCAAACTGCTCGACCGGCTTCTGTTATTTCGCAAGTCAAAGGCCAGACCAAGAACATGACAGGCAGCGTCCTCAAAGCAAGCGCTTTGGAGGCACATTGAACAATGATGACACGACCGCGCATGGCCCAACCCCGGAACGACGATTTTTTCCTGAGAGATGTGGAGGCAGCGCAACAGAAATCGCAGCGGGTCCGTAAAGGCAGCAGGTCCATTTTAAAAAAATGCTCTTTTCTTCCTTGTGTGCCGGCGCGGCAATCACCGACAGTAAAGAACCAACTGCCATGTTGGGCCGACATTTGCTTGCGCTTCAGCGCAAGAAGGGGCAGGGCGGTGCGGCGGGGACCGTTTAACCTCGGCCGCCAGCGACGACACAGAATCCAAAAGTATCACTGACTAGAAAATGAGCGTCATGTGTTTTTGTAGCCGCTGGCGCACTTGCTGTTGGGACCTCTTTGGGCGAAACCAGCATTCACGACACCAACAAGGCAGATGAAAGGGCGCCATACAAGACCACTTCATTGCGAGTCTCGATCGGGCGGTGTGTGTTCGATAACGCTGGGCGACGGCCGGTCATTAGCCGGTTAACCGGCTAGCCGATATCTTCGAGCCAACCGGCTTGAGCCGGCTACAGGTCGTCGACAAAAAGGAGTGCGAGCACGAATAACACGAGCACGATTTGCGCACAAGATTATCCCGAGCGCGAACGCGACTGAGCCGAATGCGAATGCGATTTCCTTGTTCTTCAGAATTTGTGCACAATGTTTTCATGTTACTCGCGCTCGCGCTCCTTTTTGTCGACGGCCTGTAGCCGGCTCAAGCCGGTTGGCTCGACCTTTAGCCGTAGCCGCGCCGGCCAGCCGTTGCCCAGCACTAGTGCTCGACTGTTTTTGTGTTGTATCAAAAAAAAAAGAAAATAAAAAATGTTGAACAATGTCGCACAGTTGCAGATGGCACAGTGTAAAACTTTTCTTTTCAAAAGGCTAGGTGTCACCCACATGGGCCAGGGCAGCCTTGCGCAGTCCTGGATGCCATCCGACCAGACCGCGCCGCACATAGTCGCAAAAGGCCAGTGCATCACTGCAATCGCTCTTGGGCCAAAACCAATGCTCTCTGAAATCGTCGAGACGTAATCTTACTGTTGGCCGTGACCACTCACGAGGGCGGATGGAGCGCCCAGCAAACTCGCGGTCGGGACACCTGGGCGAGCACACAAACTCTCTGATGACACTAACTGCACCATTCTCGACTAGGTAGCAGACACAGTCGCCGTTAGGGTAGCACGTGACGGCCTCGCCAATGCCCCACGCGTCGTAATTGGTCGTTGTCACGGATCCGTCGTCATATTCGTTGCGCACACGGCGTATAGTTGTGATGATGCGTCCTGCGGACGCGATCTCCAGTCGGCCGGTCCTGACTGGACCTCGCTGCCACGGCCGTCGAATGGAAAATGACAATTTCGGGTTGCATGGATCTCCCATGGTCCAACATGTGGTCCCCAACTCGCGGTTGATGGTGACATGTGACGTCAGGCCGTGCTTGAGCGCGTTGCGACATTCGATCTGGAACTCGTTGGTGCCCATGCTCCACGCAAAGCCGTCGTGGTGCCCCTCTTCAAGCCACAACGGCTCAATGTAATTAAATGTTACGGCGTAGCAATCACCTTGCTCGCACACGGGCGCCGAGTCGGCGTCGGCCTCGTGGCGCTTGGTCGCGTGAAACATGTAGAGCCAGCGCGCGTCCTTTCCGGCCGATTGCATGTGCATAAACGGTTCCGGCACCCACGACTCGCCCACGGGCGGCAAGCGGACATACGGCGCTTCGACTGCCCAGCCGCGGCAGGTGGTGTCTACCCACGGATCGCGAAGAACGCCGTCGGCGGGCCATTGTGCGTGGTCGGTCCGCATCGAGTAGAGGTGGCCAAAGTCTCGTTCAAAGAGGCGTCGCCACAGATAGAGGTTGCGCACCGCAAAGCGCATCGCACTGCAGGTCGCCCCCAACGCCTCGATGTCCCTTGCCATGCATATTGCAAGCAAGTGCTCATGCACCTCGAGAGGAAGATCCAAGATGGTTGTTTGCGCCATGATCTCGCGCGTGCAAAAAAAAGGTGCAACGACAACAAAAGATACTGCTGTGTAGTTTTCTTGGCGGTGCATCTTGACCAATCGCGCCAAGCGATCTGCCTCTGCCGTGCCATGTCATCGTTGGTGCGATTGGCGTCGCCAAATATCCAATGCCGCAAGCGCCAAATCTGACGATTTTTATTTTATCTGAAAGTCCTAGGTCTCGTCGTGTGGGCCAGCGCGATCTCGCGCAATCGTGGGTGCCATCCGATGAGGCCGCGCAGAACATAGTCGCGAAAGGCTAGTGCATCGTCGCATGTGCCTTTGGGCCAAAAATAGTGCTCATTGGTGTCGTCGGGACTGAGCGTCGCCTTTGACCAAGTCCACCCGCGCGGGCGGAGAGAGCGGCCGGCAAACTCGACCACAGGACAATCTTTAGAGCACACGAAATCGTCGATGCGACTAACACGGCCAGCGGTGAGTTGATACCGAATGCAGTCGCCGTTGGGGTAGCGCGTCACCGAGCACGAAATGTCCTCGGTCGAATATGTGTGGTCGGTCATCGAGCCATCACTGTACTCGTCGCGCTCGCGATACGTGGCTTCGCTGATCATGAGGCGACCGTTCCTGACGAGGCTCTGGCGTGCCCGCCTCGTCTGCGGCCCCCAGATGCGAAAGGACGACAATGGTTTCACGGCGTCTCCCACGGTCCAGTACGTGCTTTCGTGTGTGCGATCGATCTCGACACGCGACGGCGGTGCGCGGTCGGGCGTGTTACTGCACGTTATCTTGTAGTCCCCTACGGCGACTTTCCATACAAAGATGCCACAGTCTGCCTCCTCGTACCACCAACTTGGAAACTCAATAAATTTTACCGTGTAGCGGTTGTCGTGTCTGCGCGCGGGTGTCGACCGAGCGGCGGTTCCATCATGGTTGCCTGTCGCATGAAATATGTAGAGCCAGCGTGCGTCCTTGCCGGCCGATTGCATGTGCATAAACGGCTGGGGCACCCATGGCTCGCCCGGAGGCGGCAGGCGGACGGTTGGGGCTCCAATGCCCCACTCGCGGCAGAGGGCGTCCACCCACGAATCGCAAAGCACGCCGTCGGCAGGCCATTGCGCATGGCCGGTGCGAGTCGGATAGAGGTGTCCAAAGTCTCTTTCAAAAAGGTGCCGCCATAGGTGGGGATCGCGTGCGGCGGCACGCATCGTGTGGCAGGTCGCTCCGAGCGCTTCAAGATCTCTGGGCACGCAAATGGCAAAGAGATGGGCACACACTTCTAGGGCGAGGTCGTAGATGGTCGTCTCTGCCATGGCGCAGGGTCTTTTAGGGTTTGGGCCTTGTCGCAAAATGTATCTCGTGGTTTTTTGCTCGTGTGACACGGACCAATCGCACCAAGGTTCTTTTTTAATGTCTCACCCGCCGACGGCGACTAGTCGCCACGAACGGCGACGCCACAGTGCCTTTTATGTTTATCGGGAAAGTCACGTGCAAATCAAAGTTCCATCAACTGCTTCCATGGTTGGCCAACAGACAGTCGGCCAGGCTGCGCTCGCCAATTGCCGTGGCCTGGCCTGGCCGTTACCTGACCCGCGACGACAACAAGCACGAAAAGGAAGAAAAAGGTAAACAGGACGAGGAGATGTGCATGATTGATTTCCAATTGGGCACCTAGTCGCGACTTGGCGCCATGAGCGCATTCAGGATCGCACACGACGACACACAAGCAAGTCTGTCGTTGATGTCATTTATTTGCGTCGAGGTGGTTGCGCGCAGGCCCGACAGTGTCCAGTCTGGGTCTTGTACTGTTTTGTGTGTTCATCAACACATTTAATATAGACAGACCAAAAACACCACACAATCGTAAAGGAATCAAAAAAGTATCAGGTGTCGTCGATGTGGGCCAGTGCAATCTCGCGCAGCAGCGGATGCCAGCCGATGAGGTCCCGCAGCACATAGTCGCGAAAGGCCAGGGCGTCGTCGCATTCGCCCTTGGGCCAATAATAATGCTCGTTGCTGTCGCCGGGACCCAGTGTCGCCGTTGCCCACGCCCATCCAGCCGGACAGATGGACCGTCCGGCAAACTCGGCCACTGGGCAGGTTTCTGAACACACAAACTTGTCGATCTGTGTGACTCGACCGTGGATGAGCGAATAATGGACACGGTCGCCGTTGGGGTAGCGCGTCACGGCGCAATGGGTATTTTTGCCGTTGAGGATCTGGTCAGTGGCCGAACCGTCGCTATACTCGAAGCGCTGGCGCACCTTGGCCCCGCGAGCCTCGATCTGGCCGCTCCTGTCGAGGTCGCTGCGTTGTGGCACTGTTTGTAGACCCTTGACGAAAAACGTCGCCGCCGGGCATGCGAGGTCCCCCACCAACCAGCGAGTGTGTCGTCCCACGCGGTCGATCTTGACGTGCGAGTGCAAATTGCGCTTGGGAAAGTTGCTGCAAATGATGTCGATGTCGTCGACGGTGACTTTCCACGCAAACACGCTACAGTCTGCGCTCTCTGTCCACGTTGCGGGAAAACAACTGAACGTCACGACATAGTTGTCGCTCGACGCACACGCAAATGGCGTCCTGTCGCCGCTGGTGTGCCTCGATGTCGCGTGGAAGGCGTAGAGCCAGCGCGCGTCCTTGCCGGTCGATTGCATGTGCATAAACGGCTGCGGCACCCAGGCCTCGCCCGGAGGCGGCAGTCGGATCGATGGGGTTCCGATGCCCCATTCGTCGCACAGGGCGTCCACCCACGGATCGCACAGCACACCGTTGGTGGGCCAGCGCGCGTGGCCGGAGCGTGTCGGGTAGAGGTGCCCGTAATCCCTTTCAAACAGGCGTCTCCACAGGTGGAGGTCGCGCGCGGCGGCGCGCATCGTGTGGCACGTCGCCCCGAGTGACTCAATGTCTCGCGGCGCGCACGCCATCAAAATGTGGGTGTGCACTTCTGGGGGAAGGTCGTAAATGGCCGTGTCTGTCATGTCGCCGGGTCTTGCAGAATTTGCGGGTTGCCACGAAATGAGCCCGCGTGACCTTTTTATCGGTGCCACATAGACCAATCGCGACGCGCGTCTCCGTCGACGCCGCGCTCGCGGATGAATGGCATTGGTTGTCACTAGACACTGCGCGACTTGGCGGCCAGAGCCCGCTGCAGACAATGCTGCAGCCGGTACTCGCTGCTGGGCCTTTCTTTCCAATTCCGCCCGCGTCCATTCCCCAAACATATCGTCATGAATTTTTGTTGGTTTTAAAGTTGAAAGGAGGGGCCGCCGGCACAGTGCTGGGCGCAGCGGTCCACGCCAGCGATTCGAATAAACTGATTGCAAGACATGCCCATCTTTTTTCTATCAGGAGTGGTGGCAAATGTTTGAATACCCGTCCGCATTCATGATCCTTTTTTGTCGATCGCTCGCGGCCAGTTGGCTCGACCCCTGGCCATAGTCGTGCCGATTAGCCGCCGTCCGACATTAGCGCAACTGAAAGGACCGACCGTCGACAGGCGTCATGCACGACTACACCTTTCTTCAAGGAAAATGTGTTCTTTATGCCGCGATTCAAAAAAAATGCAAAACTCGACAATGCCGCGCGATCGTACATATCGAGAAAAAAAAAAGAAAGTGAAAAAGTCTAAGCGTCGATGCGGGCCAGTGCGACCTCGCGCAATCGCGGATGCCATCCGATGAGGCCGCGCCGTACATAGTCGCAAAAGGCCAGCGCATCGTCGCTATCGCCTCGCGGCCAAAAGTAGACCTCGTCGTGGTCGTCATGAGCCAGAAATGCTGTCGACCACCTCCACTCGGCGGGACAGAGGGAGCGCCCGGCAAACTCGGCCACGGGACAATCCTCGGAACACACAAACTTGTCGATTTGCGTGATTGTGTGGCTCTCTAATCGGTAGTAGACACAGTCGCCGTTTGAGTAGCGCGTCACGGCAGAGTAGTCGCCGCGAGCGGCAACGATTTTGTCGGTGACCGAGCCGTCGCTATATTCGTCTCGCACACGCGACAGAGTCCCGTCGATGTTGAGCCGGCCCTGCCTGACACATGCCTGTCGCAATGTCTGCGGGAACGGACCCTCGATACGAAAGTGCAGCGTCGTAATCGAGGCGCCTCCCGACTCCCAAGTGGTGGACCCGTCCGAGCGGTTAATAACGAGGCGCGTCGTCGATGCGTGTTCCAACGTGTTGCTGCACTGGAACAGCCTCTTATGGGCAAATATGCGCCAGTGAAAAGCGCGGCAATCTGCCTGTTCGATCCACAAAGTACGACGCGGGTCAAATGACACCCAGTAGTGATCGCCCAGCGCACGTGCGACCAATGTCGCTGGAGCATCACTTTTGTGGCCTCCCGTGGCGTGAAATATGTAGAGCCATCGAGCGTCCTTGCCGGCCGATTGCATGTGCATAAATGGCTGCGGCACCCACGATTCGCCTACGGGCGGCAGGTAGACCGACGGGGTTTTGACGCCCCACGCGCGACAGACGGCATCCACCCACGGATCGCGGAGCGCCCCGTTGGCAGGCCACCGCGTGTGCCCGGTCCGCATCGGATAGATATGTCCGAAATCTCTCTCGAAAAGGTACCTCCATAGGTGAGGATCGCGTGCGACGGCGCGCATCATGTGGCAGGTCGCCCCGAGCGCCTCGGCGTCTCTGGGCACGCAGAGTTGGAGGATGTGGGCGTGCACTTCCGGAGGAAGATCGCCGATGGTCGCCTCTGTCATGGTGAGGTGCACAGGTGGTTACAGTAATTACGACTTTTTGCAAGCGGCGTTGTGCGCTTTTGTTGTCGGCATAATTTCAACTGACCTCATTCGTGCTTGGCCATTTTCTGGTGCGTGGTGGGCTAATGACCAACCAACCGGGCCGGTGCTCGGGGTCGCGGCTCCACGGTCAGTTTTTGTTTCTTTTGCCAAAAATCACACCGGCTCACAACTGTCGATCAGTGGTAGGCGACAACAGGTCTTTGCGAGGAACAAAGCGGCACAGAGTGCTCTCATCAAGGCAAGATCATGTTTGTGACAATCTGCTTTATTGGTGTCATAATGGCAGCCGCGTTGTTGTGTGCGAGCCGCTTTTTTTTTGCTTTTGGGGACACCGTCGGCCGGTCGCTTTTGGTGGAAAAAGACAGTGTTGCGCACAATGCCACACAACACCGCGCCACTCTGCTAAGCCACAATCGAGTCCCCCCCCCCCAAACAATAAGTCTAGATGACGCCCTGACGTTGCGTCATGTCCGATGACCCGACGCTACACGGTGCTCTAGTCCTTTGAGACTCGATCGCATTCATCATGCACACTGGTGGCTGGAAGCGTCTGCCAAAAAGGCTGTCTGGCGCTAGCCTGCGCTCATTCGTGTAGTGTTTTTTTTGAGGATCATTTTTTCTTACTGCGGCTTTGTTTGCAGGAAAAAAAAACAAATTGGCACAAGGAAGACGTGATTGTGGGGCGCCAACGCAGTAGAGCCTCGGCCAAAGCATGCGCGGCATTCTTCTTTTACACGCCGTCGGCGCGGGCAATGGCTGTCTCGCGCACGAGCGGGTGCCACCCGATCAGACCACGCCATACATAATCGCGAAACAAGCGAGCGTCTTTGCACTCGCCACACGGCCAAAAGTAGTGCTCCGAGTCGCCTGGCTCCAGTTTGCACTTGCGCCACTGCCATGCACCTGGACGAATGAACCGTCCGGCAAATTCGGGTTCGGGACACATGGGAGAGCACACAAACTCTGTGACATCCGAGACTCGGCCCGAGGGCGAGAGCCGATAGACGACACGATCGCCATTCGAGTAGCGCGTCTCGGCGTGATGGTCACAGTCTGATTGTGTTTGCACAGAGCGCGTGACCGATCCATCGCTGTGCTCGTAAATCCTGTGAATGGTTTCATCGATGCGAATCCGTCCCTGGCGGTCGACGGCGCTCCGGCGAGGTGTCGTCCTTGGTCCCTCGATGACAAATGACATCATCGTGCACTGGTGCTTTTCCACCCACCAGCGAATCTGCCCGCTGGCGAGGTCGAGTCTGAAGTGCACCTCCTCACGGTCCTCGGTCGCGCTCCAACATTCGGCAAAAGTATCGTCGGCACAGATGTTCCACGAAAGGCCCCCGCGTCCGGTTGCGGTTTCAGTCCACGATGTGGGAAACCGTTTGAATGCCACTTTGTACTGCTCGGCTGGCTTGCGCGACCGCGACGACGGGACATTCAGGTCCGCGATGTACGCCTGTCGCGCGTGAAACACATAAAGCCAGCGCGCGTCCTTGCCGGCCGATTGCATGTGCGCAAATGGTCGCGGTATCCACGCCTTGCCCACATCCGGCAGGTTAATGCGAGGTGGTTCGACGCCCCAACCTCTGCAAACAGAGTCCACCCATGCATCGCCGAGGACGCCATCGAGGGGCCACCGTGTGCCAACAGTCCTAGTTGGATAGAGGTGACCAAAGCCTCCTTCAAAGAACCGGCGCCACAGCAGCGGGTCACGCGCTAGGGCGCGCATCATGCAGCAGGTGGCTCCGAGCGCTTCGGCATCGGTGGGCCTGCACGCTGCGAGTATCGCCGTCTGGATCTCTGCGGGCAGGTCGCAAAGGGTAGGTGGCGAGTTTGCCATGATCGTCGGGTTCCTGACGGAACCACAGGCCGACGTCCTTGCTTTGGTTGTCTGTCGGGAGGTGTGGTTTGGTGCGGCGCAGCGGAGCCGCCGATAATTTGGACCCTTTAAAAGCGCGCCAATAGAGTGCCGGTTTGCCCATGTGTTTTCCTCTCTGCCCTTTTTTCCTTACGCTTGCGAGTCGCCACGAGGCCAGTACAGTGCTTGCGGATCGGTTAGCCGTCGACTAATCCACACCGAATTGTCCAATAATAAATCATATAAATCAAAAAATCCCTCTAAAATCCAGGATTTTAGTCGTCGGCTAACCGATCCGCAAGCGCTAGGCCAGTACCGCCAAAAAAAGGAGGAATCAATAATTGCCACAAAAAAGTTTATGGCGCAGCCAATGCGCGACCTCTAAAAAATGGGATTTAATGCGCAGAGGTTGCCGTCTGGTTTTGGCTATCAGAGAAAACAAAGAGCCGTCCTCTGCCTGTTGCGTGGCTGTACAGCGAAAGAAAACATGCACCTCAACGCCCACCGGCGGCCGCGACATTTGCCAGAACCGCCCAGGCCTTTTCCTTGTGAGGCTGCGCCGTCCAAGTCTCTCGCTGGCGCCAGACATACCTGTCAACGAACGGCCAACTGCATGCCCGGCCTCTGCGGGGCGCCGCCGTGCGCCGCACTCGTCGGCCACGCCATAGGCTCACTTTTGCGCGAGTCAAATGGCCTCTGCTTGCCTCGATCCGCTGCTGGCATCGAAGCCGTCGACCTCCCACGACTCAGGGACTTGGTGCGGCGTATGGAGTCGGCCGGGGAACCCGCCACCTTGTGCGCTCCAGTGCTGCGCCTTTGGCTGTTGTGCGCACGTCTTGGAGACTCGACGTCGATCGCGCGCGTTGCCGAGGCTATGGACGGCGTGCGCTGCCAAGACGATTCGCGCTGGCGTACTTTACCGACAACTATGGTGCGCTTTGCGGTGCGTTCATGGCTGGCCATGGTGGAGAGCGGAATCGTGTCGGTCCACCCCCGAGCGCGACCGTTCGAACGGACCATGGCCGACGTGGCTGCCGATATTGACGATAACCGCACCGAAGAACCGACGGTATGCTCAATTTGCATGGGCGAGCCCCCGCGCGTCGTATTTGAGCCGTGCGGCCACATGTGTCTGTGCCTAAGCGACTGGGCGGAAATGACGGCGCGCCAATCGTCATACGAGGACCTCGTGTGTCCGCTGTGCCGGTCTGTCATCGAGGCGGCCTGGCCATCAAGGTCCATGATTCTACAAGTCGCCTGTGAATCGCCAGCCACGGCGCACGAGCCGGCTCAATTGCGGCTGTCACCCTCACCGCACATTCACACGGTACGCACCACCATGGACGACGGCCACAACCGGCGACCTGTTCGCCATGCTAACGACTCGCACGGTTGGCTTGACGGGCAGTTGTCGACGGACAACAACTTTCTTTTGTCTGCTTCGCCAGACGGCATGGTGACAACGCCCGACGAGTACCATGTGACGACCGTCGGCCTCGCTGGTCTTTCCAACAGTTCCGACGTCGTCGACCTACCCTTGCGCGACACGCTGCACGATTCTTTAATGCCGGCGTGGCAAACCGTCTCTCAGCGTCTCAGGCGAGAACACGAAGGCCGCGTGCCGGTGATTTTTCCCACGCTGCCGTCCAACATCGAACAGGCAGCGGGACGCATCACAGGACCACCATATCCCTACAGGAATGCAATCTTGGGACTCAATGCCACCCCGCTGCGTTCTTTCTCTTTGTCGTCCGTGGCCCGTTCCTACACGATCATCGGCGACGACGACCGACCCGATGCATCGCCGATGAGCGCGACCGTTCGCCCCGCCTTTGACACCAACCCGACCTACAGCAGACGACCCGCCTCGCACGCCGCTGCATCCGCGGCAGACATGCTCCATAGCCGAGTCGACGTCTTGGACAGCGTCCAGTCTGAAGAAGACTTTGAACCCCTGTCACACATGCAACACGCGCCGCGGGCGACTGTGGCGCCCCGCACCGACCCGTCGTGGTCATGGTTGACCGACGAGATTCACACGCCACATTTCGACTCGCTGGTCGCGCGTCAACTGGCGCATGGGCGCGCCCAAGAACCGGCACGTCGTCGCGCCGCCGAGATGCAATCTGCCTGCCCACCGTCGCGCTTTTATCCAGACGGCATGTGTCCATTGTTCCTTCCGGCCTACCACCGGCCATGGATGGAAGACCACCGAGGCGAATTGTACGATGCCATGCGGGCGTGCGCCGATGCAACAACAACGGCCAAAAGCGACAGCCTCGTGTGTCTTTTGGCTCATGCCGTCAGGGGCCTGTGGACGCGTGTTCCTCACCGACCGCGAGGACCGCTGCGACGCACGATGAGTCGCATCCAAACTGCGGCCGAAGAGCAGGCCGCGCGCAACGGGGTGACAGCGGCCGCGCCTCTCGATTTCATCCCTGAAGCCGACATTGCGCGCACCATCTCTGTCGGCGACTGCGATCGCGCCGCTGCTCTCTTGGCCCTGTACGAGACGGACGGCGACGTGCCGGACGCGGTTCAGGTATTTTCTTTCGACCTTTTCTTTTAGCCAAGACTTCTTTTTTAGTAGGGGTTCGCTGCCGGATTTCTCTTTTTTTAGTAGCGTCCCTTTCCAACATTAACATCGCTCTTGGTTTGTTTGTGCAGATGGTCGTCGAACACGCCCACGCGTCGGCGGCCCTTTTGTCTCGCCAAAATTCAGGGCAAGCGTGGATGTCAACACGCGAGCACTGGCGCACATGACAATCATCATGTTCAGCGCGAGCCCAACGAGTGGCTGGCCCGTTTTGTGTCTGTGCGACTGCTCTGTTCCGACCCCGATGACGACCCCCCCCCCCTCTCCCCAAAGCCGCTCTCCCGACACCAACAATAATAATGAACGAATCACAAACAACGATTCTTAAAAAAAAGTGCGGTTCGCGTGCGACCAGGACTCGGCCGCAGCAAGCAAATCATCGCCGGGGTGGCGCAAGTGTTGTCGTCATTCGGATGCGCGCGAGCAAAGTGACGAAAGAAAACAGACAGACATCGCCAGCAGCCGCCAAAAGAACTTTCAAACAGATGCACACTGCGAATGTCAAACCGTTCGTCATAAGTGAACGGTGGGAAGCACAAAAAAATCCATCTGCGCGGCCGACAACCGTGCGGGTGCGATTTCGTCATATCATAGTCTCTATTTGCGCAGAGCAATGTCCGGCAGACGATCCGATGTATGGCGTATTCACGTCGGTCGACTCTTGGCCTGCACTCTTTTTTTTTTGCCAACACCTGAATCGGTGTGACGCCTTTGATCGCGCTGTTTGTAGACGCACGACCCACTCGATTCCGTTCGAGACCCAAATCATGTGTTTTAGTGGAAAGGAAAAATGCCCTTTCGGTTGCCTGTGCCACCCAGGCACCCCACACCCGCCGCGACGGTGCTTGGGACGAAAGAAAAATCAAGCACCTTTTCTGGATCAGCCTCGTAAAGGATGGGGCTTATCTTATTGTTAAGGAAAGCGATTGCGTTGCTCTTTATGGCTGCAAAAATGCGCCAGGGCTGTCGCTGTCAGGGTCACTGTCAGAGCCGCTCTCGTCGCGATGCGCAATCCATGGACGGCGAGACAAAGCCATCTCGCGCACGGTCGCGGTCCAGCCGATGGCGCCGCTTTGCACATAGTGCCAAAAGGCCCGCTCGTCCGAGGCGGGCACATCCTCGGGCCAAAAACAATAATCTGCGGCTCCCTCGGCAATGTCGACGCGCGTCACCTCCCAGCGGGGCGCCTTCAGCACGCGACAGGCAAGTGTTGAGTCGCGGCACGAGGGCGAAAAGACAAACTCGACGACGGACAGGACACCGTCGATCCAGTCAAAGGCCACACAATCGCCATTGCTGTATCGCATGAGACAACGGGCATTCCTCCCCATGGGGCTGTCGTCGGCCCTCTTGTCATTCGAATCAAACAAAGTCTCGGTCAAGCGACCTAGACAGTCCATACGAACCCGTGCGATCTTGTTGTTGACTGCATAGGTCGCCGTGCAGATCGAAACTCGCGGCAACGTGTCGATGACGCGCAAGGCGACGATCGTTGCGCTTGCGACGGGCGCGCTCGGGTCGTCTAGCCTTCCGATGGCCCATCTTTTGGTTCCGCTCTCGATATTGTCGAGAAAGGTCGTCGACCAGTCGTTTTGGTCGACCCCGCCACGACTGTAGTGTGCAGGGCGTCCGACAACTGAGAGGCTGGCAACGCCGTCGTGCCACACAGCCTCTTCCCAGGCACCGTCCGACGGCCAGAATTGAACTCCATAGCCGTGGCGCTTTCCCCTGACGTCCGTGTCACCTCGGTAGATTGAACCGTCAGCGCTATTGTTGCAGTTGGTGCGAGGGGCGCCGCCGCCAACGGGTTCGGACAAATCGGCACCCCCCGTGGATCGGGCATGAACAATGTACAGCCAACGGGCGTCCTTGCCCGCAAAGCGCATGCGCTCGAAAGGCACCGGGAGCCACGCATCCTCGGGAGACGGGACGGATCGCAGGCGCGGCGCAGGCATTGCCCAATGGGCAAATATGCCGTCAACCCACGGGTGAGAGACTGCGCTGTCGCAAGGCGGCTCCAGGTGGCGCACGCGCGCGGCGTAGAGATGACCAAAGTCTCGCTCGAACAAGCGGCGCCATGTATGAGGATCACGGGCAATGGCGTAAAGGCCAGCGCACGTCGCTCCGAGCGCCTCTGCATCGCGTGCCCGACATGCGTCAAAGATCGCGCACAGTCCCTCGACAGGGAGCACGCACAAGGAAATCATGGATGCGGACGGCTCACTGGAATAAGGGGCCGACCGCGCCATCGTGCCGTTGTTGTTGCGGTCCTCTCTACTTGTCGGCACTGTATGCGCGTGCACACACACACACACACACACACACAAGGAAAAGCGGCCGATGCAGGGCCACGGGTGGTTCTCGTCGGTTGTGCGCTGACCGCAGTCCTTTTTTTTTTATGCCGTCCCTTGTGTTTTTGCTATGACAGCATTCGCGGGTGACCAGGACCTGGTCGCATGGTTTGTTGTCTCTGCACCCGATCTCATGACCGCACAGCGCGATCCAATCGCGCCGCCAGCGAACTCGCGCGCGGTGGGCAAATGATCACGACCGCGTCGTGTGTTTGAGAATGCTTTGGAATGACCAAATCCCAACAAAGACCCTTGCACCGTTTTCTTGTATTTTTGTAGCATTTTATCTTTTGTCCAAGGCGACCACACCAACACGGTGTCCACATAAATCAATCACTGCTGAGCACATTCACGCGCCAACAGCCCAAGCGAGCCAACGCCGACGCGGGGGTGTCTTGGACGAGCATGGTGGCGGATCAATCCTCATGCGCCACGTAGAATGCGCATCGGTCGAAAATGCATCGGTCCACGACAGCGTCCACAAAGTTGCATCGAACAAAGCGACAATCGACAAATCGGCAGTCGGTCCACGCAGCGCCAGCAAATACACACTTGATGAAGACACGGCCGGTCCAGGTGACACGATCGAATCGAGAGGCCGTCATGCTTACAGTCAGCGCTGCCTCGGCGCGATTTGGTGGCGGCACGTCGGTGTCACACACAGAAGCAGCCTGGTAACGATCGACCATGTTGACGCGGTACGCGTCGTCGCAGCGTCTCGAAATGTCACCACGATGCAGATGGAGTGTCGCTTCGGCATCGTGCGCGCAGACGCATGCCGCGGCCGCGTCACGTCGCCACGAGCGCAACGCCTCGATACGCACAAGGGAGAGTGCAACGTGCGGCAGGTTGAGTGCTGCGAGAAGGTCTGCGCCGTCGGCGATCCGCGTCCACATGCACACAAACGCACGGGACAGCGCCTCTGAGACCCACGACGGCGGGAGCCTCGCCATCCACGCGTACGTCGGGACCACAAACGGAGCGACTGGTTCCAGTGTGGCGGGATCGCACGGTGGCAGGCCATGGCAAACCAGTGTGTCGAGCCACGACGCTAGCGGCATGGCGTCGTAAATGGCCCCGTTGGAAAGCATTCTTAGGCCGTGTCGGCTGTCGATATCACACGTCCACGGCTTTTCGACGTGATCGTGCCATGCGCAAAATTCGTCGTCGTCGTCGTTGCCGTCGTGGTTTCTGCATGGGGCCGACATGGCCCCTACGTCGCCGTCTGGTGGTCTGCTCGCAATTACGCCGCGTTGTGCTTGCAAGTAGAGCCGAAAGCGCCGCCCCATGTCGCGGCCGTCGTTGACCGCGTCAGGCACACGTTGTGCACACGCGCCGCGAGGCAGCGGGCGCCATAGTCCAAAAAAGACGTTGCCCGCGTGGCGTGCATCCGGGCACGACGGCGACACGCGATACCATACAGGCGTCTCTCTGTCGGCATCGATAGAGAGCACGATGATGTCGCCATTGGAATAGTGCACGCGCTCCGTGAGGCGGCGTCTCCTGCTCTGGGCGGTCATGGCGGTCAGTTGGTGTTTGGGCCCCTCCGAAAGACGACCGCTCACGCCCAGGTCGGCCGCGACAAGGTATGTGTCCTCGTAGAATTGCAACGCTGTCTGGTCGTCGGGTTCGTTGAGCGGGCCACGACTCACGACGATTCGCGCGCCAGTCCAATAGTCCACAGATTGGCCCGCCGATGCACAGTCGACCGAGACGGGCCTCCTGAGCATCCACTGGCCCGACCAATTGATCGGTCGCGATCGACGATGCCGGCACAATGCCATGCTGTCGATAAAGACTTGAGGCGCGCAGTCGTAAAGGAATCGGCGCCATAACGAAGTGTCTGACGCAAGAGGCGCCAGCCGGCGACACACGCGGCTCGCTCTCAAAGTTGCTTTGGGTCATGCCCTGTAGGCTATGGAGACAACCACCTCCCAGGGCATGTGGCACAGGCTGAGCGCATCTGGACCGTCGACTTGCATAACGGCAGACGGGATACGAAATGGAGGCCCAGTGTTTGGTGATCGGGAGCGCCTAGTTGCCTGTAACAAGAAATCTATCTGCTGCTCGATCGTCGGATTGCAAAGACATCGGCATCAGGGGGGGGGGGCAGGTAAAAGTCGACTGGCTGTTGCAACAGCCAATGCCATGCGACTTTAAAAAATTCTAAAAAATGTTATAAACATGCACGCGCATTGGACGATACAATGGTCGCGTAAAAAAAAGCGCACAAAGCCGAACTGCACGCGAGATCACAACAACTCGATCGTCTTGCTGTTGCCCTCTTGGACCGCCTGCTGCAGAACCTCCGTGCGCGACAATGGAACTCGACATCCTCCAAGCACTCCTCATGCATGTATCGTCCTCGGCGACGCGTGCATCGCTGGCACCCAGCACGGCCGACGCTGTGTGTCCACGCAAGTACCCCACGCGCCTCTTGCGCACCGTGCGCGCCTGGAAGGGGCCGCGCCACGCCCAAGCACAACTGATCGACGACATGCGAACCCATCTCGATCCCGCCGCAGCATCGCCATCGGCGATCGACGCCAAGGATTACAAGGGGCGCACGGCGTTGTTCAATCTTGTTAGAACGCGACAGAACCAGGCGGCTTGCTATCTTCTCGCGCAAGGTGCAGACCCGCTGGCCGAGAACAACGGAGGCACCTCGCCGTTGGCGTTGGCGGCTATGGGCTGCAGCGGCGAGCAAGGGATCGGCACTTTGGCATTCATCGACGCCGCGCTTACCCGCCTAAGGGCTGTTGGTCGCTCCGGTGATGTTGGGCGCGTGGTCAATGACTGCCTTGCCTCACAGTGCCCGACCGTATCTCTGTTTCGTGTGGTCGTCATGGCTCTCGTCAAACAAGACACCGGTGCCGTCGGCCTTTTGGACGTTGTCTTGTCGCATGGCGCCGACGTGCAAGTAGAGTTCCCCGGACGATCGACCGCGTTGCATTTGGCCATTCATGCCAAGAACCCGGCCGCCGTCGCGATGCTGCTCAAACACGGTGCCGATCCTAATGCAGCCAAGCACGATGGCGCTACGCCGCTTCATCTCGCCATCCTTCGCGACCAGCCCTCGATCGCGACTCTCTTGCTCGTTCATGGGGCCGATCCCTTGCTGTGCTTTGGCGAGCCCGGCATCTCTGACTCGCCCTACTGGAGAAACAAGAACGCCGCCGACCTGGCCTTTATCGAAGACCACAAACTCATGGCCGATGCCATCCGTGAATGGCCGGCCCTGTGGAAACCCGCCACCGGCACCATATGATCGGTCTTTGTGGCGCTTCCCCTTTTGCTTCCGTGCCTCCAGAGGTCATTTTGCTTTTTGTTTCCTCATCCATATAAAAACGGGAACGGCACTGGCACACGACTTTTTTCAGTTTACCCACGCCATACCCACGTGTTTTTCGTCTTTTTTTATCACCAAAAAAAAGCAGGATGGATGGCCGCATTGACCACAACCAATTCGCACTTTATCATAAAAAAGGTTCATAGGCATGCTCTGGAGGCACGTGCCTCGTCATGCAATCCCTTGCGCAGCGGCTGTCTCTGTGACGTTGATCAAGCAAGCGCACGCCCGCACGACAACGGCCACACAGGGCGGGATGGCAACAAAAACGGATGCACATGGAGGCCAAAACAACGGCTTACGGTCGCGGAACTGCCAAAGGAGGCGAAAGAAGACGACAAAAGATCGTCGACAAAGCATCCCAAAAAGCGCCTACAGCCCGCCCTTGTGCCTGCTTGGGAATGCGCCAAAGCGCCGACATCGGACACGCAAAGGCGCGACATGTCTACATTTTTTTGAGCAGATGAAACAAAAGGCCGTAGACACTTTTGGGACGTCCCTTTGACTCGCAATGATTTTCTTTTGTCCCCCCTGACAGTTTGGCGACTGCGCCTTGTACATGGGCCGCTTTGCGGCATTTTTATCGGCACAAAAAAACACGGTGCACATCATCGCCAGCGAATTCCGGCGGCACAAGAGCGCGCCGAAAAAAATGCTTTGTAAAATAAAACTTACGTCAAATGAGGACACTCTCTTTTTTTCCGCGGCTCGGCGCTTTTTTTCAGCCGACGAATCAAAGCACGGGTTGCGACGATTGCACGGACTGGCGGCGCCGGTGCAGAGACAACAACGGCACGCCGATGCGCCGTGTGACACATAGCATAGGTCGATTGGCGCATTGGAGCCGACAGCGGGGTGCCGCTAGTGCGCTGTTTATGATTGGATGGGTTTCGGCGTACGGCAACAAAAAACTTGTAGAAAAAACAAACAGCACGCGCACAACAAACAGCAAAGGACGATCGCTCCGCATTAACAAGTATGTCGTCCTTGGAAGCCCTACTCGACGGCCTGAGAGCCCGCCTCGCAGAGTCGTCACAAACCGACTGTACGACACCGGTTCATGCTGTCATCTCAAATTGGAAGGGCACGCCACACCGACAGGCCAAGTTGATAGGCAAGATCAAGAAGCGACTGGACGCTGATCCTTCGATCGACATCAACGCACGCAATAGAGATGGTGCGACCGCGCTGCACTGCCTGGTCAACCGCCGGCTTAACGCGACAGCCCGTTTTCTTATGGAACGAGGGGCCGACCCGCTCCTGACCGACAACGACGGCGAAAGCCCACTCACCGTGGCGGCAAAGGGCATCGAGGGTCAACAGGGCGTCGGCACGGCCATGTTTCTCGTGTGGGCACTCGCCCATGTGCGCTGCTCGGGCGACGACAGAGGTCGCGCTGTCGACCGCTTGCTCAATGAGCACACATTGCATCGGGGCAACCCCAAAGCCGACGCAAGCCCATCGCTCGTGGAGTTGGCCGTGACGTCCAAGCACGACACCGAAGGCTTTCTGGCTCTGCTGCTCAAATGCGGCGCGTTACCCAACGGCATGCCAGGCGCCAAAAGGACACCGCTCCACTTGGCCGTCGACGCGCGCAAGCCGGCTTGCGCACTGTTGCTCATGGACCACGGGGCCGACGTCAATGCGGTATCACCGGCGGATGGCGCGACGCCTTTGCACCTTGCCGTCATAAACGAGGATGCGGCGATGGTCCTGATCTTGCTCAGGCGCGGAGCCGACCCATCGGTGCGCATGGCTTCGTCTGTTGGGAGCGGAAACCCAGCATGGTGCGACAAGGATGCGTCCGATCTGGCGAATAACAAGAAAGACCACATGCTCGCCGATACTCTACGTATGTGGAAGTCTCTCGCTGCATCGCAATGACGCCGCTGCGTTGGACGCCCCGTTTTTTCGTGGGTGTGTTTTTGCCCTCGGTTTGACGCCAATAAACCTGTCTTTTTCCCGAGTGTGCGTCGCCCCCTCCTCTTGCCGTTGTTGTCATTGTTTATCATTACTTGTGGTGCCGACCTACTACGATCTAAAATTTGGGCAGCCGACGCGAGCATGTCGCATGAATCAGCCTATACTATGCGCGACTGGCCCACTCGGAGAGGGCCAAGCCAACATTGACGGCGATCAAAACTGTCGATCTTATTTGTCGTCGGAATCAACTGTGCGCAAAATGAACGACTAATGCTGTGCAAACGGGCCGTTCATCCAATTTTCTTGCAATCGCAATTCTTAAATCGTGTTTTATAATTTTGCGTTGATGGCAATTTGGAAGAACGGGCCGTTTTGCACAGCATTATGCACGACAGACTTTTTCGTAGTCGCGCTTGCGACTGACGCCGAGCGCTCACACTGCATGCCTCTTCTTTGAGTCGATGCCAAACATCACTGATTGGTCGATTTTGACAAAGGGCCGCGGTAACCGACTGTGAGCCGTTCTCGCAAAAAAAAGCGGCAGCGAAAACAAACAAATAAACACTGCGCAGGTGCTACGGAGAACAAAAAATTTGCAGGCGCAACACCACCAAGCCCACATTGTGCGCCTGTGCTCGCACCTCTTTTTTTGCCGGCGGCTTGTGGCCCCGGCTCCAATCGGGGAGAAGCACTCGGCCGACCTGATCATCGCCTAGTATTACTCTAAACAGAAAAACTGGACTGCACACATACACAAAAAAATGTGCAATCAGACATTTGTGTTTGTGGTGCTACTTCACCAAATGGTCCTACGAGCATTCGCACATAAAAGCGCATTTTGGTTTCCAAAAAAGCAGCCCCATGCGCTCCATGGCGAGTCGTCGCACAACGCTCAGCGCTCGCATTTTCTCTTGTTGAGGCCGTCCGTCAGTCACCACAAAGCCTGGCGCAGACGGCGACGGTGGAGTGGTCGCCAATGCGGCAGGATGCGATCGTGCCGCCATCGCTCAATTGCTTCCCAGCAAACAAGATGCGCTGTTGCTCCGGAGGCGCACCGAGAAGCGGCGCACAGAGGGTCTTGAGCGTCACGATCGACCACGCCGGCTTGACGGTGACGGTGTGCGACCTGCGCGTGCGCATGTCCACAGCGTGCACTCGAATTCGCTGCTGGTCGTTGCGCTCTTCGAGTCGATGGAGCCACACCACGGAACCAATGTTGCCCTCTCGGCACACAGGACAACCAGACAGGCGGCCGACGCATCGGCGACACGTCAGCGGAGCCGTGCACTTGCATGCAAAGGCGTGCGTGGCGTGCTCGTCGAGACATACGACGCACGTTGCAGGACGAGACTCGATCCACTCAATGCCCTGCCCGTCGTCTAGCCAGAGGTCGACCGCGTCAGACTCGCCGCGTGGGGCGACACGATACTTGTGTCCGTCAAAGGACACCACAAGAGCCAGGGTATTCCGTCCGCCTACTTGCACGAAAACAATGTCGCCGACCGTTGCAGTGGGCAACATGACTCGGCTCGCCGCTTGTCGGATCTCCTTTTCCTGTGATGTCATGATGGTGTATAAAGAAACATGGCAAGGGGTAGCGCACTTTGTTGCATCGATGGTTGCAGCCAATTCCAATGGCGTTGTGCGACGCCGGCGCACAGGCACCACACGCAACCGGTCGCTGTCTTTCGTGACACCCAAAGAGGCTAGACCGTCTGCCGAATTATTTTTGTTTCCCATTGGCCCGAAAAAAAACAAATGTTTCTTTGGCCAGACCACGAAAATGCACCAACCTTTTAATAGGGGTCCCTCATCACCGAGACCGCGGCACCGAGGTCTACAGTTGGTGAACTCTCAAAGGGGGCAAAACAAAGTCATAAAAAGTCGAATAGATGTCCCAAAAGTGTCTACAGCCTGTTGTTTTGCCCGCTTGAAAATTGTGGACAAATGGACATGGGACATGTCTGCTGTCGGCGCTTTGGCGCATTCCCAAGCAGGCGAAATAGCAGGCTGTAGACACTTTTGGGACGATTTATTGACTTTTTATGACTTTGTTTTGCCCCTTTTGAGAGTTCACCGACTGTAACTGCAGAATTGCGATGCTTGTTTGTTTTTATGTAGGTCAAAAAAATGAGCGCCACCTTTTGTCATTGGCGTGGTGGCCCTTTTGCGCGCGCATCGCTCGAAAACCTGACCCGATCAGCACAACCTCTTAATTTTTTTCCCTCTGCGAACCGAGCGAACCGAAACACTTGCGATGGACACGCTGCCCAATGAACTTTTGGACACGATTCTGTGCGGGCATTTGTCGTGCGCGTGGGCCACGATTGCCTCGTTGACCTGCCGCCGATGGAGCGCTGTCGTTGCACTCTCGACCCGGCGCCAGTCTTGCGCCCGCTTGCGGCACGGCAGTCACGTGGCCCTCCTGGCGGCAGAAGGCGCATCGCTGTCGTTGCTCGGCTGGCTGAAAACTCAAGGCGCGCGGTTGCTCACCTACGAGGTGGCCGTTGCCATGGCCGGCACCGATAACCTCGACGGCCTCTTGTGGCTCAGATCGTTGGGTTGTCCGGTGGACCGCAGGACCGTCTGCCAAAGTCGCCGCACTGCCGATTTCGATTTCTGCCTTGATGCCGCGTGCGGGTGCGACGCCATAGCACAGACGGCCGTCAAACATGGTGCCCTTTCGGTACTGCGGTGGGCCATCACCGAGGGTGGCTGGGCCGACAGTCGCCTCGTGGCCGCCGCCATAAGATCAGGCAACGTGTGCGCCTTTGACTCTGTCTTTGCGGCGACGGGTCCGAGTTGCGAATGGGTTGTCGCAGTTGCCTGCCAGGAGGCTGCCATGTGTGGCAATGCCGCTATGATCGATCGTCTGTGCGACGTCGGACAGTTCCCATGTGTTTACCCAGAGGACATGGCATCTCTCTTCGACCTTTCGGTGGAGCCCGCCATTATGCAGAGACTCGTGCGCTATAAAGGCGGCAGAATAATGTGGACCGTCGACTAACATTGGTATCGTGTTCCACCGGACGCCCCCGCGGATTCTGTGCCTGCGGGGGCCGCGCGCGGACCACCTGGCTGGCAACCGCATCGATTACCCACCAGCCCATACTACATAACAAATGCACAAAAATAGTAACAATAATAATAAACAGCACAAAGCAACTTTGGCGGTCGGTGGCAGGCGGCCTGTGGGTCCGGATTCGTGCTTGCGGATCGGTCAACTGACGACTGAAATCCACAATTTCAGATGATGTGTCTTCTTGATTCATATGATTTGCGATTGAATGGGTCGTCGTGGATCGACCGACGGCTAACCGACCCGCAAGCACTGGTCGGGATCGAAAAAATAAAATGGAAATCGAGGCGATGCAGCGGCGTCGTCGGTCCGTCGGGTTCGTGCGCCGCGTCAGACGTGCTTGGCGGCTGACATCACGTTGCGGAATGTCGGCGGATAGACACGCAACGCGAGGGCCAAAAGGCGCGGGTGAAAGCCACAGTTGACGACGACACGATCGGCCACGACATGGGCCGACACATATGATCCTACGGGGATGAGGTGCGGGTCGAGACGGCGGCCGGTAACAGCGTCGCGGGCTTCTGTCTGTGTGTCGCACTGGATGTGGACTCGCGCCTGGCCGCGGATGCTTGGACCAAAGACCGTCGCCCGGCTCGCCGTGCGGCGAATCAAAGGCGACCAGGCAGCAGCAAGCGTATGGGCGACTGCGGCGGCAGATTGCCGTGCCGCGTGTGCCATCGCGTCGCCCATGCTGGCGTCCAGGAAGATGCTGCTCTTGGCAGAGACCATGGCAAAGAGCACGCGCTCAGCCTCGACGATGTCGTCCACCACGCCGATTTCGGAATCGTCGAGGGCGACGGCAAGTCCCCACGGCGTATGATTACATTTTGCGCGCTCCTCGGCCTTTTGGTGTTCTATGGAGCACGGGACGCAGCACGCCGAGAGCACTTGCGACGGGCGAATGTGCAAAAGTGTCGCGTTGCGTGCCCACACGATACGCGTTGAGCCGACCTCGCTGAGTCTTGGCCGTTCTGCGACAGAGCACGCCGATCCGGTGACCAGCGGCATGAATTCAAAGGCACGCAAGAGGTCGTGAGGGTCGTCATAGTAGCGATCTCGAACCCGCTGCCACTTGGAAGACCGACGCGCGATGACCAGTTCCCGGCCATAGTGACCGTCGACGTCTTCCGACGGCTTGTCGTCGCCATCGCAATTGCCGCCATCGCCGTCGCCGCAAGGAGCGTCTGCGAAATCAAACCCTTTGCGACGCGCCTTGTCAATCCGAGACGGGCGAGTTTCGGTTCCGGCGACGGGGTGCGTGGTGCGCGACACTATGCTCGCCAGGCAAGCCCACGACGCGCGCACGCTGTGGCCATCAAAGACGGCGCACGAATGGTCCAAGTCAAAGTCGGAGATGATTTCGGTCGGGTGCTCATAGTCGGTGAGGACGATTTGTATGCTCTCGGGCTGGTCCGCCGTTGGACTCGGGTCATCTGGTCGCGTTGTTGCACTATGCGCATCGGGCGGAAAGATGGTAACCGTGCAGGCGCCATCGATCTTGGCGCGGCATCCAGGGACACGATCAAAGACGAGCCTTACGAGGTTCTTGAAAGACCGCTTGCGCGAACCGCGCGACCGCCCCGTGACCCACACGTCGAGGTCCGACTGCGGCAGTCTCGTCCTGAGCGGCTCGGTCTGCATGGCGTTGACAACGCTTCCTCCGGCGAGCGCGACGCAATGGTCCGGCCATCCGCCGTCCAGCAGCACAGACGCAAGACGAGGAAAGTCTGTTCTCAGGGCCGCCCGAAAGGACTCGACCAAAGGCACAAAGCACGAAACACCAGTGTGCGGGCCTCGGGCGACGACAAGATGGCGCGGCAGGGTCAAAGCGAAAACGTCGCACAGCCCGAGGGGCAGTCGGCTCCGCAGGTTCTTGATGACAGCCGCTGCGCATCGGTGCCAATCCGACAGCATCCTGGTGGCGGCGTAGGACAGCGCGTCGGCGTCCTCGGCAACAAAGATCGTGCCTTCTTCATCCGCAGAGCCATCGAGAGCGTCCGTTGCACATTGGATGAGGGGCTGCCCCAGGGCGAGAAAAGGCCGAATGCGCGCCAGGCACATGCTGCAAGGCACGCCATGCGATGATCCCATCGGACAGCCGACACACCAAATGGCTGCAGGAGAGAACAGCGTCGCACGGGGATCGGGCGGCTGCGGTGCGCCATCGCCGCCGGGAGCGCGAGCACATAGAGCATAGAGGCGCAACAAAGTCGCGGGATCGATGTCCGCCGCAGACAGCCTGTCGCTTGCACAAGACCAGATGTCGAGTGCGCGGTATATGACCTGGCGGGCGCGGTCAAGCGCTCCGTCGATGCCCAAGAAATCGATGGCGCTCCAGAGGGCAACGGCAGAGTCGGCGGCAATGTCGCAGTCGCGTGCCAAGATCTCGGCAAGGCGAGCGAGAGCGGCGCCGTTCACAAGACCGGCCGGCAGCACGGCATCAACGCGGTTGCGGGTTTGCTGGGACTCGGCAAATCCACCACGCGCCAGGGCACGGACATAATCGCTTCGCCTACAGAGCACGTCGACCGATGCGGGACAGATGGCAAAGCGTGGATCGCCCTCGACGCGCAGCACAACGTGCTGAGCAGCGACGGGCGGTGAGGTTGGGATCGTCGGACAAGCGGGCAACATGGCGACCTGTGCAGAATTACAGACAGCACGCCGCAAACCAAGCAACATGATTTTTGTGTCGTCTAATAAAGTGTCCAATAGGGAGGAAACAAAAATTGGGGGGGGGGGCTGTCGGATTCGCTGGCGCGCCCAGGCATTCTTCCGTGCGAGAGGCAACCACAAATCGCAGGCGCTGGCCGGCCCGACGAAGCGGTGCGCTCTCGGCCCGTTGCCGCCCGGGCCTTTTGTGTGTGCTCCGTCATGCCCCGTCATTTCTCTACTCATCTTTTTCTTGTTTCATTTATCAATGTCGTGGCTGGCGCCGCTCACTTTTTGGAACCCACACACCGCGGCTACTGTCGCGCAAGTGCTTTCGTGCGAAAAGCAAGAACGACCAGATTCAGGCTTTAAAAAAAAAGAGCGCATCGCATTTTTTGGCTCACCGGCGCTCGGTTCCATTTTTCGAAAGTCGACGTCCAAACCATGACCGCGCAGCCGCGACGACCCCGCGCTCATTTTGCGACGATCGCGGCATCGGCGCTTGCGGTCGTTGTTGCGGCTTGCGTCCTGCCGGTATCGGGTTGGCTCTTCAAGAAGGTACTGGTGCCGCCCATGTCACTGTCCGCGATTCTCGATGGATCGTGTGGGGTGTAAAACGTGGTCGCATCGGACAAAACAGGCATCGGTGCCACGCCCACGACAGCGTGCCGTTTGACCAACGAGACTAACAGCGTGGCCGTGCACATCATGGACGACCCGGCGTTGGACAATAAAGCCCACACCCGTCACGCGATCGCAAAGCACAAAGCGTTTTAAACTGTTTATTCAACTCGCACCAAAACACACGTCGCCTGAGATGTCCATCGTCGCAGCCAGCATGGCTCCTCCAAAGATCAAACCGGCCTGCCGAGGCATGTCAGTTGCGGCCTGACATGGCGTCCTCGCTCCATGATGTCGTTCAACCGAGACGGTCGAGAAGGTCCCCGCTCCGTAACGTCGTCCCAAACCACAAGCGTCCTTGGTTTAGGTGCAGCGCCACGGTGCGCATCCTCCATGGACCGCACCAGGTGCGTCAAGCCTTTCAGAGATCCGGCACCGATGGCGACGCGGAGTCCATCGCTCGACCGCGATCTCACTTGATCCGCACCCTCTGATATGGTCTCGATGGCCACCCTATCCTCTGGATCGACGAGCCACGCGCGGTCGTCGACGACTATGATCCCGTGGCTGGACAAGGCCGCGGCCAGTTCGGCAGCGTCGAATGCTGCCGGATGGCCGTCAAAATCCAGGACCACCTTGCGAAGATCCGGAACCGCTATTTCAAAGAGAGGGGCGTGCACGCGGGAAAACTTGGAGTCGCGTGCCATGTAGGCGTCTCCGTGAGGAGATCCAGCGTCAAGAAGGCGCGCACGCGACGGCGGCACGCGCGGCTGACCAGTCCACGGCACCAACGCCAGCCTGTCATCCTCTGGGCGACGGAGCGCATCGCGGACGTACGGCGACGGCCGACTAGATCGCGTTCGGTCGTCCCGCAACGGAAACACGTAGTCTCCGTGTTGACGAACAGACGCGGGAATGGGACTGACATACTGCGGGCGCAGGCTGAATGGGTACATTGGGATCGTGTGCGCAAAGCGGCTTTTCTTGGTAGAGCGCAGGAAAACAATGTGCCCACACGTTGGGAAGTGCGCGAAAGACTTTGGTCGGCTCGGTCGGCGTGGTGCCGCGGATCGTGAGCGAATGGCAGAGGGACGAAAAAATGGGCCGGCTGTGCTTTCGCGTTGCATCCAGGGAAAAAACTGTACACAAAGCGCCACAAACTTGGTCAAACGTACCGCGATTGGCTAGGCGCTACTGGAAAAGGCGACACGCAACCGATGCGCACCTGCCCAACAAACAGACAACCAAGCATGGACACCAGCGCACAAAAAGACAACCTTGACGTTGCAGCGGTCCTTGCCTGCGACCCTGATCCCGACTGGCTTTTGCACCTGCGTCAACGTGGGTGGACGGTCGTGCCTGCACTGGACCAACGCGAGGTCGAGCACTGCGCCGGCTGTTTCTTCTCGTGGCTCGAATCGTGCGTAAAAGTACAGGGCGCCAAGGTGCTAGGGCCGACGGGCTTTCGACGCGACCAGCCATCGACATGGACGCGCAAAAATATGCCTGCGGCACCCAGGGGCATATTCAAGAGCGGCTTTGTGGACGCCGGCTACGAGACGACGGATGCGCATGCGCCACCGGACGTGTGGAGATGGCGCCTGCGCGAACAATGCGCTCCCATCTTTGCGAGTGCGCTCGGCATCCCTGCAGGCGACCTACTCTGTTCGATGGACGGCGGTTGCTTTATGCCGCCCGACAAGTCGTCGAGGCCGTGGCGCCCATGGTTTCACCAGGACATGCCTCGCGCACTGGCCCTTGATCCGACCGCAAAATGCATTCAAGGCGTCGTCACCCTAACTGACAGCACCCAAGACGACGACGGCGGTCTCGTCGTTCTTGAAGGCTCTCATCTCGTGCACGCACAGTACGTCGCGCGACATGAGCAAGAGGGCGTTGAGTGGCGTAGGGCAGACTGCGACGACCCGCTCCTCGCCGGTCGCCGCCAAGTGCGCGTCGGGGCGCCGGCCGGCTCGCTCATCCTTTTCGATTCGCGTCTCTTCCACTGTAACCGACCCCCGACGGGTGATCGTCCGCGAATGTGCGTCTACGTGTCGATGCAGCCCCGATCGTCGGCCGACTCATCGACACTCGCTGAGCGCGTGCGCATCTACGAGGCCGGCCTGATGACGGGCCATTGGTGCTATGGGCCATGGATGCGCCCCAACGCCAGCCATGTCGACTCGACCGCCATCGGGCGTTTACCAAAAACGATCGTTGTGCCTCGTTCTGCTGTGGCGGTAACCGCCCGCGGCACACTCGGGCGCTCCGTCCTGACCCCTCTGGCAGCGCGGCTGGTCGGGTATGACTAGAGGGTGTGGGCCAAATACACGCAATGGAGATCTGGACCGCTGCATGCATCCCCCCCCCCGCCATTCCGTCCATCGAGCCTGTGCCACTCTGCGCCTCGTCCGTTGGGTTGGTTCCACGCCCGGCACCGCGCGCGCCGCAAACCAACCACAAACACGATGTGGCACTCTTGAATAGACCAAAACAAAGTCGTCAAAAAAAGGGTCAACAAAAGCGCACCAAAAGTCTGCAGCCCAGTTGTTCTGCCTGCTTGAGCCTGAGCGGAAAGCGTCGACAATAAACATGGCTTGTTGCATATACACCCTCAATTTTTTTCGAGCAGGTAAAACAACGGGACGCAAACACTTTCAGGACGTCGCTTTGACTGTTTAGGACAGTTTTTATTTTTTTGGCATTTTTTTAAGAGCGCGCCGAGTTGCCACCTCGACAAGAGATATTGCAAAGAAAAAAATGTTTTATTGCGTGGGCGCGGCGCTGTGGCGGAAACCCGCTATTTCAACTCAGCAGCAACCAGGTCCCAGCAAAATACAAATGAGAAACTGTCATCTTACGAAAAGTCAAGGGAGTGGGCTCGTGACGGTGGTGGATTGGGCGCCACACGCCCGGCGGACGGAAATGCGCCCGTGCCGGCCGGTCGCTGGCGTGTGGCGCCCCACTCTCATCCCGCATATTGTCGCCAAAAAAAAGAGCAGATTTCTGATTGGATTCCCGGAGCAGAGCCCGGCGTCGACCTCGCCGGATCCGCAGACTGACGGCACCGATCTTTTTTTTCTATTCACGCACAGCCCCCCATGAACCTTGAACAACCCAGAGACTCATCGACTGCTGGGAGCATGCTGGCCCCGCCGGCGCTCGACAACCTCTTTGTGTCGGTCCGCAACATAGACGCAATGGCTGGGCCCATCGAGAGCGCCATGGGCATGGTGGTGAGGCGCCTCACGGCCATGGCACGCTCTGTCGAGCAAGCGGTGGGCGATGCTGATCAACAGACATCCGCGTGCCCCGTTCATCGAGCGGCGCGCCTCTTGGTCGACCGTCTCACACGGCACGCCGTGCGAGAGACCGATTTTGGCCCGACGTCGATGGGCCAAATTCATCCTCACGGAAGCGTCATCGGTATATTGGCCCATCTCGCCGCGGCCTCCACCAACGCCAACACCGTCGTCAGGCAGTCGAGCCGTGCCGCCCACGAGATGGAGCACGAGGCTACGACGTCGGTGGCTCGCTGGCTGGGCTTTGATGTCGGCCGCTGTCGCGGAGCCATTGTTTCAGGGGGCTCCATGGGCAACCTCACGGGCCTCCACGCCGCGAGGACATGGGCACGGCGCTCTCATCCGCATGCGCGACTGGCCGTCGTCGTGGGGCCCACCACGCACTATTCGATCAACAAGATGGCAGAGATACTAGATTTGGCCGTCGTCACCGTCGGAGATCATCCCTTGGCTCCGATGAGCGCCGAGGACGCGGTGCGAGGCGTATCCGATGCGCGTAAAGGCGACATGATACCCATTGCTATCGTCGGTGTTGCCGGCGCTACCGAATCTGGCCTCGTTGACGACCTCAAAGGCATCGCCGACGTGTGCCGCAAAGAGCGCTTGTGGTTTCACGTCGACGCCGCCTACGGTGGCCCGTATGCCATGATCGACGCCGCGCTGGCCGACGGCATGTCGCGCTTTGACTCTATCGTTGTCGATCCCCACAAGATGCTCTTGCTCCAGTACCCGGTGAGCCTCGTCTACCGCCGCATCGACGTCTGGCCCGACGGCACCGTTCCTGCACACGAGGGCGCATCGACGATGATGCCGGACGCGCGCTACCTCGCTGTCGAATACGACCCGGATTCCCACCTCGGTGCGCACCGAATCGAGGGTTCGATGTCGGCCTATGGCGCCTACGCGCTCTGGCTCTTGACCCATGCGGTCGAGCGGGACGACATCGCAGCGGTCCTCACGCGGGCCAACGCTTTGGCTCAGCACATTTACCAACGCGTGATACGCGAATCCAAGGATCTGGTCGTCGTCACGGATCGGTTGCCCGTTCTCAACACGACACTGATTGCGCTCGCCGAACGCGGCGACACCGTTGAAGAGCACGAGGCGCGATTGGCTCGTATTCACCGCAGGCTCGTGGCTGAAACCCCCCACTACGTCTCTCTGGACGCCGGCCTGGGCTTTGCTGGCCGCTCAGTCCTGCGCGTGGTTATCACCCACCCGCACACACATATCGAAGATGTCGACTCTCTTTTTGTCTCACTCGATCGGTTGGCGTGCGAAGAATCGGGCACCCGCGCCTCGGCACCCGCGCAATCTTGATCGCTGTCTTGTTTGGTTTAGGAATACAAAAAAAGCCCATGGGGCTCTCTATCGCGCCACGTGGTGATTTACGCACCCTCGCAATGTTAAAATTATCTTGCGCCAGCCGCAGAGCGCGCGCATTGTTTGTGATGAGTTGTCGGATTCTGCTTGGTCTGCAAGTGCCGGGCGCGATCCAACAAAGAGCACATGATATGGTGACCTCCAGCACGTGCGACGCAAGAACGCACGATGCCCATCAACGACAAAAATGACAATCAAAATTAGCACCAGGTGCACGCTTTCTTCAACTGTCAGCGCACCACAGGACATTCTTTGACGTGCAACCACTAGCCACGCCGACAGCGTTAAAAAAACAATTTGTGAATTTCATTAGCGAGTCGTTGGCGGTCGGTGATCAAACCCCCCTGATGCTGCAGTTCGCCTTGGATGCACAAACCACACACAAAAGACGAAAAGAAGTAAGGACCCAGAAGTGAATGCGCGCGCATTTAGGCGGCGACTTTCGCGGCACATCTTTTGCGTGCGTGCATCGAGGCAACAGAGCAGCAACACAATCGATGCCCATCTAGACCATGTCCACAAAGCGACCCGGTCCCGCCCGAATTGGGCCCACCCGGCGCGGCTACCGCATAATATCTGGGACATAAGATGGCCGCTTACAAGGGACGCGACCACTCTGTAATAGACCCCCACCAAAAGAAAGAGGAACCAAAAGTGCTAGAGCGTGCATGAAAAGAAAACAGCGCGCCCAGTTTGGCGATCCTCTTTTTTGCGCGGCGCGCGCGCAATCACAGCCGCGCGGAAAAAACGATTCTGACTGTTTATGCGCACATCTATGCATTCTCGCGAGCGCGGCTGTCCCAGGTCGTCGCGCCCACGATCGAGAGAATGTCCAAGGCAAGCGCGCGTCCGCAGGCTCCATGGCGCGTCGCACAGCGTATGATACGCTCTTCGCGCCCCGTGACGAGTACCTCGGGAATAAGCAAAGCAAAGACCATGGTTTGCTCGATCGCCCGGCGGGCGCTTCTGCGCACCCGCGACGGCGCGCCCATCGCATCCAGCAGATCGTCGCGCTGGATGGCGGCGGCGAGCACGACGGCCATGGGATCTGGTGAATCTGTCCACACGAGACTGGCGAGCACGTTGACCAAGCGACCCGACTGTGTGTCGTTACGATACATATTAACGCCCAGGGGGACGTCCCACAGCAACGCGCCGGCAGCCTGCTGCGCTTCCTGAGTAAATACAATGCCAAGTTGGCGGATTATGTCGGCGTCGCCTAGTGCCACAGAGGCGGCGGCGACGCATAAACCCCCGGTCTCATCGGCATTGCCGCAAACACGGCGCGCAAGAGGCAACCCGCCCCCGACGAGCGCGCACGCGACAATGTGATCATGTGTGGCGTCGGGTCGCAGGGTCATGGCCGACCACGGCCACCCGAGGGTGTCGTGGAGCCATACAATGACACTTCGATGGCCTCCCGCCACAGCGGCGGCCATCAAGGTCCGGTCGAGACCCGCGGCCAGACCGCCTCTGTGGCGACATTGCGTGGCGGCCACGAGACACCGCCAGGCGTGGCACACACACGCCGCCACGGTCCTCCAGTTGTCGGGCACCCAGGCGAGGATGGTCGCCACCAATTCGTTGGGCAATCGATCAAACGGGCGCGACGCGTCCGGCGCCCGCGATCCGCGCATTTTCTTCTTCCTTGCCATACCGCTCCCTCTCTGGCCGACAGAATGGCTGCGACACAGAAACACTTGTCGCCGCAGCGCCTGCCGATGGGCCATACGCCAAAAAAGTCTTTCTTTTATTTGTTTGCTGTCAAGAAGGGGGGGGGGCTTATGGGGATTGGTCGATAGAGCGTATTGTCCTATGTTGGTGTTTGCTCTGTGCATGCGCCATGCCGACGATCACTGGAGACTGCCGTGGAACCAACGGCGTCCGTCTCGATTTTCGTGCGCGGGCTCTTTTCGTCCCTGTACTCAAAGAGACCCACCAAATAAAAAGGACGCGTCATTTTTTTGAGGTCCCATCCGTCTGGGAGTTTCCTTGGGCGATCCCAAGGGCCGGAGCATTTGGCGCAGAAAAAAACCCGTCAGGTGACGAGGCCGTCGCCCGCAGCCGTCGCATGCGCACCAAGGCTCCAAAAAAAAAGATACGGCAATCTTGTCCTCCTCTTTTGATTGCACAAAGGCGACCGGGCCGCGGCGCGCACGGCCAAAACACCGCGACCTTTTCGCCATGAAAAAGAAATGCCAAAAAGAGGCTGGTCTTTTGGACGTTGTTGTTGGAGTGGTTGTTGTAAAAAAAAATGATACGAGCATTGTTGTCACAGCAACGCCATCTTTTGAATCCCAAATTCAGGCACAAAAAAAGGACGGCCACAGGGCGTCGTCGGCATAGGCGCCGCCAGCCGCCGACTTGTCTTTTCGTGGTGCGTTGTTGTTGTTTCGGCCGGCAGTCGGTGAATTGGCGATGCCCACCAACGCCAGTAGTCGGTCAGTCTCTTGTCTAGCCAGACGGCACCGTTGGGGTTTGCCGGCACGGGCGCGAGGCTGCTTGCGTCGCGTTGGCACCTCATCGCACGGCCCGTCGGCCTTGCGGTAGATCCTGCCCCCTGTTGTCGGCAGGGCCGCGCGTATGTCCTGCGGTCTGTCGGTGGACTCGTTCTCATCGTGTTCCTTGTCGGGTCGGCGGTCGTTGTCGTCTTGATTGTTGCCGCCTCCAACAGCATGTTGGCCGGTATGGCCTGGGTCGATTTGGGCGCGCAGATCAGTGCCGTCGTCATCGTCGGTCACGTTGTTCTTGTTTGATCGAGGGCGGTCAGCGTCGTTTTCTGTCTCGTCGTCGCTGGTGGATTGCCTCGGTGGCTGAGCAGGCCCTCCCGGCGCCTTGGCATCTTGGCGTGCGCGCCAGAGGACATGAGGTGCGCCGTCGAGCGCACGCAGACGCGACGATGTCACCTCAACGATATGGCCCCAGCAGTCGGGCGTAGGGCACGGCGTCTGGTCACCGCACACGATGCCTTTGGCCTTCCAGCACCCGCGGTGAAAGGTCGCCCGACAGCCGGCCGTGCACGCCACAGTGATCATGCAGCCCGACGCGATGCGGCGCCGCGGCACACGACAGTCCGACTCGGCGCAGCGCGGTCCAGGCACGTGGCTGGCGTTGGCTTTTGCTGGACACGAGGATGTCTCATCCTCTCGGGGCGGGCACCGCTGCTTCGAGTCGGTCGGGAGCGCCACCAGGCGCGGCGCGGCAGGCGATGATGAGGCGTCAGCGGCGTCCAGTGCATCGAGCGCCGCCGCAACAGAGCGACTCTTGCGCACGCGCAAGAGATGTTGTCCGACGCGCCGCGCCCAGCGGTACATGTCCATCGTCGTCGATATGTCGCGCGCCAGCACATGCCATTTGGCGATAAACGGCTCTGGGACGTCCCAGACGTCGTTGAAAAAGTCGAGTCCGCTCTTTTCGGCGACGACCTCAAAGGCGGCGATCGCGGCTCGACCGACGATGGCGCCCAGGCTCGCGGCGATGCTCGTCATCGATTCGAGAACTGTGCTCGGTCGGCCCGCCAGCGGCGACTCCGAGGGCAGGACCCTGTCGGCGGCGCCGAGGTCGGCATCGCAGATAATGAGCAGCGCTCGTGGCACGTCGAATCGCTGTGCCCAGTGGACGGCGAGGAGCATAAACAGGACGCGATCCACAAGCGACAAAAGGGCATCCTCGGCGCGCGCGAGCCGCGCGTCGCCGGGATCCACGCGCGAGCGCACGCCTGAAATGCCGATTGCGCAAATGCTCATCACCTGACCGATGCCGCCGCCGAGCGAGAACGGTTGGTCGGGTTCCAGCAAGGCGGCTCTGATGGCCGCGCGCCTCGATGGTGCGAGGTACTTGTCGGTGCCCTCGATCTCACACAGCGTGCAGAAGCCCGACCACGTGCGCGCGCACGTCTCGCAACCAACGGCGTCGGCCTCGCCGCGGTGGACAGAGCCTTTGGCGTCGATAAAAGCATGGCGGACAAAGCAACCGACGAGGCTGCAGTCGCGCGGCGACAGCCCGCACGTCGCAAAGTCTCGATGCGGTTGCTTTGTGTCAGACTCTCGGTCGGTGTCGAGCACCGTCACGTTGAACGCTGCCCAGTGAGGCGTGTTGTCACCGTGAATCGTGGCCACGCACAAGATGACGCAAGCCGAGGAGTCGGAAGGCGACTGGTCGGTGCCAACGACGCCTTCGCCGGCGGACGATCCGCAAGACGTGATGTAGGCGCTGACCAGCGACACGCCGCGGCCCTGCAGTTCAATGCGGGCGGCGTTGTCGACGAGTACGTCCATGCCGCGGGCCACGCGCAACGCCCAAGCGCGCGACAGACCGTGCAGTTCGACGACGAAAAAGCCCGGTCCGACGGGGGCGCGGTTCGGTTCGCCTTCTTTTCCGTGGCCGCGTATCGGTGCCGCGCTGCGGCCACCGGCACGTCCGGCGGAAAGCAAAGAGCGCATGGTCTTGACGACGTCGGGCGCCCGTGTGCCGTTGCTGTTGTTGTTGCTGTCGCGTCGCATCTCCTTTGGAGTGCAGTTGGTGCTCTCGCCTTTTTGTGCCTCGGCCACTGTCGCAGCAGACCAATGAGGATCGAATGCGTATTGTCGACAGCCGTGCAGCGGACCACCGCGATTTTGTCTCCCTTTTTCCCTGTGTGCAAATTGGTGGGGGTTTTGGGGGATGCGATCGTCCTTGCATTTTTTGTCTTTGTGGCTTCAAAAACTTTTTTTCTCTATTTTGGAAAAAAACATTCTCCATCTTCGCGCTGCGGGCCACCAGAGGCCGCTCTGCGCGAGTGCGCCATCTAAACAGAACCGTCGTCGGGGTCGGGGACGAAAAAGGACGGCCACAGGGCGTCGTTGGCATAATTGGCCGGGGCCGGCTGTTGCGCGGTGTCGATCTCGCGTGGTGGTGCCTCGGGGATCGGTTCAGACGCGTCGGGCGACCCCCACAGAGCCTGCCATTGCTGTTGCTGCTGGGCGACCCGCCGGCGCTGGCGCTTGCCGGCGCGATTGCGCGGGCGCTTGCGCCGTATGGGCAACGCGTCGCGCGGCGCGGCGTCCTTTTGATAGGGGCGACCCCCTTTAGCTAGCGACTCTTGCGCGCTGGCGTCGGCTCTGCAGCAGGGATCTCTTTTCTCGACATCATCACCGCCGCCATCACTAACACCATCATCGTCGTCGCCGCGGGTACCTGCGATGATATTGTCGCCGCGCTGGTCGTGCATCGAGCGCGCGCATACTATTCTATCGTCGGCGCCGTTGAGGTATTGGCGGGCGTCGCGTGATTTGCACGGCGCCCCTCTGTGGGCAGGTAGGCGCGCCCGGTCGGTACGGTCCTCTCTTTTCTCCCCGTGCGCGCAGGTCACCAAGACCGAGTTGTGGCTGTTGTGAGCAGCGGCGGCCTCCCACAAGACGCGCACTACCCGATCGACGGTCCGCAGTCGGCTCGACGTCACACGAGCCATTTCTCCCCAGCAATCGGGCGTGAGGCATGGCACCGCGGCAGCCGGCACGATCCCGATATCCTTCCAGCACGCGCGATGGAATGTCACCCGACACCCGGCCGTGCAGTGCACGGCGATCGCGCATCCCGACACGATGCGCCGCTTTGGTGCCCGACAGTGCACCCCGCTGCACCGAGGCGCTTCTACCGGCGGGCGACCGTCGTCGCGTCGGTCCTCTGGCGCCCATTGTTGCGAGACCATGCCGCCGTCCGCGTCGGCGGAGCGCACGTCGACCTCTGACTGGCGTTCCTCTACGTTCCGTGGGGGACCACCACCACCGCCGCCACCGACGACGACCGCGTCAATCTCTTTGCGCGCCTGGGCAAAGATGTCTGCGACCCGTTGTGCCGCCTCGCGCAGGTCCGACTGTCCCGGATCTTTGATTAACGCAGAGCACGTGCCCGCCGTGGCCGACACCGACTCGGCCACGACGCCGGCGTCTAGCCACGGAGTGCCGCAGAGAATGCCCGCGGCGGTGCGATTGGCGCGTGCGACGATGACGCCGGCGGCGACTGCCGTGCTCACCACGAGGTCAAACAGGGGCCGGCGGGCGTTGCGCACTGTGGGCATAACGGCGCCGACGAGCACATCGGCGTCGACAGCCACGCGCAACGCCCGCCGCACGCCGAGTCGCCGGGCCCACAGGCACACGGCAGAGAGGCGCTCGATCTCGGCACCGAGCCCCAACAGTGCGCGCTCGGCGCGTGCGACGCGTGCGTCGGCGAAAGGCAGTAAACTGGCGCCTATCCGCATTAGTTGTGTGCACGTGCACATGACGTCGACGGCGCCGAGATTGGTCGGCTGCGCACCGAGGCGAGCGGTGGTGATGGCGGCCGACCGCGCCGCGTTGACCCTTTCGCGAGGCGGCGCGCGCGCCAAGAGCACACGAAACCCGCACCATGTGCGTGCGCACGCGGGGCAGCCGTCAGCAGCCGCTTCGTTGCGGACGATCGTGCCGTCGTCGGCGATGCGCGCGTGACGGGCAAAACAGTCGACCAGGCCCGGCCGAGCCCATGTTAGGCCCGTCTGCCGGCGACCGCGGTGCAACCGCGTCGGCCGTCGGCCAGACGCATCTGCGGTGGCGTCGACCGCCCCCCAAGCACCACCAGCGCAACCGCCGCCGCGCACCGTGCCGACGCACAGCACGTCAAACACGTCGTTGCACTGGCACGGAATGCCGTTCTCGATCGCGCCGCAGTACCGCGTCCGCAGGCCCATCGTCTGCATCGTCACGAGGGCCACGCTGCCGCCCATGTCGTTGGCCACCCCATAAAACAGCCTCGTCAGTTTCTCCAGGGAGATGTCGCGGGAGCGGACGCCCTGTATCTCAAACACAAACAGGTGAGGCGCGACAGCGCCCGCGAGGACAGCGTATGGCGACTCTGCGGCCGGTGCATCCTCGGGCGACGGCGTTGCTGTCGTTGTCATTGCGGCCAGTGGTCGGCACCGTCGCACGACAACTCCGAGATCAACAGCAGAGAAAATAATTAAACCAAAAGAGGCGCGACCCGTTGCTGCGCCTGTCGGTCGCTTTTGTCTCGTCTTTGGGCGAAACCCTATTTTTTTTCTTGATTTGGCCTTGGGTGTGTGCCATTCGTTCCCGGCGTGCCAACCCCAGGTGTTTTTGTGTGTGTGTGTGTCTTGTTGGCTGCCTGCCCTTTGGGGCGCTCTTTTGCTTGCGGCGCCGCCTGCCCCCTCCCCGGCCTCCTACCATCGGGGGCCAGCGATACTTTTTTTTGTGACCGCGCTCGGCCCGGTGCTCTTTTTCGCGCCATTTTGTTTTGCGTCGGGCCCCACCGCGCCGGCGTCGGCTCCTGTCTCGATCGCCAAGGGAAAAGAGCCAAAAGTCGGCGCAAACGAATAGAGGAGAGAGAAACATTAAACAAAAAGACAAGCGAAAGACAGGCGCCGTCGAGAGATCGTCGCTCTTGCGCTTCCCTCTCTCTCTCTCTCTCTCTCTCTCTGAGAGCGCGCTCTATCGTCCTCTCTTTTTGGGTGCATGGTGCGAGCGCGGTGTCGGTGTGCTGGCACAAATTGGAAAGAGAAAGCGCACAAGCAAAATGGCGCACCAACAAGAGTCGCATTTTGGTTCTTTTGCGGCTGGGTCCCTTTTCTTTTTTTTTTGCTGTGTTTTTTTAATGAACAAAAAGGGCCGTGGTGACACGAGGCGAATGGGGACACGCGGAGCAACAACGGCGGCCTCATAGAGGATCGGGGACGAAAAAGGACGGCCACAACGAGTCGTCGTCCATCGGGTCGCTCCGAGGTGGGCCAGCGGGTTTTGCATCGGAAGGGTCGAGCGGCGCGCCGCCCAGACCCGCCAACGCCAACAGGCGGTCATGCTGTTGCTTGGCCACGCGGCAGCGTTGTTTTTTGCCGCTGCGATTGCGCGGGCGCTTGCGGCGGATCGGCGTCCTGTCCTCGTGCGACGTGACAACCTTGTGGTAGGGCGTGCCGCCCGTTCTGGGCATTGTGAACACGGGACCATCGCCAGGCGGTTTTCTGTCGCCAGACGGGTCGCTCTCTTGCACACTAGTCTTGTCTTGGGGACGTTGATCATGGTCGACAAGATCATTGTTTTCGCGGCCGTCGTATTGGCGGTCATCGCAATGGATGCGGTCACCGGCGCAGTGTCCTTGATCGTCATCGTCGCGTCGTCGAGACCGATCGCGGTGGTCGTCATGCGCAATCGGTCCGGTCGGCACGTGCACGCCGGATGTCGCCGTAGGGCTCTCCCAAAGGACGCGCGGTGGGCGCTCGGTAGCGCGCGATCGCGTCGATGTCACGCGCGCAATCTCGCCCCAGCAATCGGGCGTGGGGCACGCCGTACCAGAGGCATCGAGCACAATCCCAGCATCCTCCCAGCAGGCGCGGTGAAAGGTCGCCCGACAGCCGCACGTGCAGTGCGCCGTTATGACGCAGCCCGACGTGATGCGCCGCCCTGGCGCACGACAGCCGGCCCGAGCACAGCGCAAGACGGCCGCCGTCGGACATCGCCCACACGATGTTGCCTCGGCGCAGGTCGGAACCGGCGGCGTGTCCTGTCGCTTTTGTCGTCGTTGTTGCTGCTGCTGTTGTCTTGGTCGCGGTGCTGTCTCGATGGGTGATAAATGCGCTTGGGCGTCTGTGGTGGCCTGCGGCGATGGCGTCGCTGACGCGGTGCGCTTGGCATGTGCAGCCGCGGCCTGGCGCACGCGAGCAAAGATGGCCGTGGCGCGCGCCGCCCAGTCGCCCATGTCGGCCTCGCCGCGGTCCGAGAGCACGCTAGAGATCCACGACGATGTCAACTCGGCCGATACGATAGAGGTTGTCGACGTGGCGGGATCGTTTTTGTCGTCGTTGCCGTCTGATCCCGTCGTCGTGACGAATGCGCCGGCGGCGGCGAGGTTGGCGCGCGCAACCAAGAGTCCGGCGGCCACCGCAACGTCCACCACCGATTCGAGCACGTCGGTCGGCTGGCGCAGTTGCGGCGGGTGTTCGGGTAGCGTCGTGGCGGCACGCGCGTCGGCGTCGGCCATGATGGCCAGCGCCGCCGAGGCGCCAAACCGATCGGCCCACAGGCACACGGCGAGGGCGGCCTCGATCTGCGCGCCCAGGGTGGCCAGAGCGCGCTCGGCGCGGACGAGGTGCGGGTCCGTCGGGGCCAGACGCGGCGCCACCTCCCTCAAGGCGACGGCGCCCGCGCACAGGACGTCGACGAGACCGGCCTCGCTGCGAAACCAGCGCCGGGCGTCGAGCGACGCTGCCGTGACGGCCGCCACGCGCGCCGCGTTGACCCGCTGGCGCGGCCGTGGGCGCGAAAGCAAAAGGCGAAAGTCGCGCCACGTGCGCGCACAGGTCTCGCATCCATCGGCCGCCCCCATGTTTCGGTCGATAGCCCCACAACTGTTGATGCTGGCATGGCGCGTAAAGCAGCCCAGAAGCGTGGCCTGTGCCGCGCCGATGGCAAACCACTTGCGACCGCGGCGGGCACGCGTCCCGCGGGGTCCCGTGCTCTCGCGCGCGCGGTTCATGTCCAGCGCCACCCAGTGACTTGTCGAGGCCGACCGCAGGGCGCCCACGCACAGCACGGTGCAAACATCATCGGCGCGCATCGGCGCGCCGGTCCCATGTTCTTCGGGAAAGGCAACGCCAGTCTTGGTGGCGCATGGACGCCTGTCCATGGCATAGGCGGCCAGGAGGCGTACGCCTCCCGATGCGCTCACGCCGGCCAGGCTCTGGCATGCCGTGCTGACGATGCTGGCCAGGCTGTCGCCGACGACCGCCGTCGGGTTGGCGCATGCGACACCCTGCAGTTCGACGACCAGGAGCGCGGGTCCCAGGAAGCCGGCCACCGTGGCGCGGCGGATCGGTGGCGTGCTCTCCATTGGACGGGGGCGCGACGAGATAGCGACCCCAAAAAAACGGTGTCTCTCACAAACAGGACAAGCGTACACGAGCGATCCGCGACGAGCGACTGTTGGTCTCTCGAAATCAAGGGAAAATGTTTTGTTTGGTCTTGGATGGTCGTGGCCAGTCTGGCGAGTGCGGCGGGCGACGCGGAGCGATCGCCGACGGGTTTGCCTCTGTTGCCTGCGCGCGTGCGCATGGGATTGGACGCATAAAATCGGCAGACACAAAGATAAAGGAAGAATAGGGAAAGGGCATCGGCAAAAAGCGCCGCGGTTGTCCCTCCGTTGGTGGTTTTTTGCCCACCGCACGCACAACGGCGACCAATAATAATTTTTCCTTTTGCGCTTTTGTCGACAAACGGCCCAAGGCCGCAGTGGGGTCCCCGTGGGCCGATGACCCCAAGGAAACCTTTCTTTTTCCTCGACGCTCCGGCAACCGGAAGCGCCCCAAAAGAAAACACAAAAGACTCTTTGAGCCGCCCGAGAAAACAAAAAAGGACAAGAATGCGTCGGGTCACGTTGAATCTTTCGAGGAGAACCACGCCCACGGTGTGCACGAGCCGCACTTTCGTGGGCCGTGCTGCGCGCGCCTGCTTTGCGGCTCGCCGGGCAGTCCCCAACGCAAGCGACCGCACACAGAACAGAGCCCGCAAAGAGAGGATCACCGACCCCGATGGCGATTCAGCCGTTCCCACCGCCCCAAACCGTCTGCGGCGCCGCCGCCATACGCGCGGCCACGTCGTCGCGCACACCGCGAGCCTGCAGGTTGCGACCGGAAACAAGCCACACGGGCTACACGGCAGACCCAACCCGTTGGATGGAGTGGGTGATGTCGGATTGATCCTGGGCGTAATAGCCGGCGAATGGGCTGGACTCGGTGCCGGACTCAGCCTCGTCGGCATAGGGGCGTGCGTGGTTGCTGGCGGCGTTGGCGGCAAGTGCGGCGGCGCGTCTCTAGAGTTTCTTGCCGATGGCGACGCCCACAAGGCGTTGGGCTATGGCGCGGCCTCTGCCGCGTGCTTTGGCGCGCTGCTCTTTGCTCAGTAATCATACTTTTTTTTTCCTCTTTTGAGAATACAGGACCGCCGCCCTCTTTCTGCTAGCGCGCCTTTTTTTTGTTCATTTTCACAAGACGAACTGCAAGCAACGGGGGGCGGGACAAAAGAGAAACGGACGGTTTTTTATTTTAAGAAAACAGGGTCGAAAAAGGTCTTGCAGGTCGAGTTGATCCATTCGCGAGGTTGTGGGAGTCCGCTGCGCGCCCGCTGTCGTCGGCCGGGTGCCGAAAGGGCAGTCGCAACAGCGCCCACCTTATCCTTGGAACGCAAGGCAACCACACAGAGGCGGGGAGGCGGGGGGGGGGCAGGACGAAGGAGGCCAATAAAATAGTCACCCGCCGACAGGGCCACGGCCGCACGTGCCCGACGGGGCAAAAAAAAAGGGAAAAAGAACACGATGGACAGGGCCATCTTGTGGCGCGCCGAGTTTTTTCTCTTGGCGACTCTCTCGGCAGGGACGCACGGCCTTGCGCGTAGCGCTTGCGGGTCGGTTAGCCGTCGGCTAATCCACACCAAATTGTCCAATAAAAATCATATAAATCAAACAATCCATCTAAAATTTTGGATTTTAGTCGTCGGTCAATCGATCCGCAAGCACTGCTTGCGCGCGAGCGCGCCAGGCTGACAAAGGAAAAAAGATACGACAAAGTTGCATCGACCAAAGCAACCATCCCACACTTTTTTTACAAGTAAGGGAAATACAATAGGAAAAAAAAGAGTATTGTCTTGTCGTCGGTATCTTGTTATTTTTGCTGCTGTGGGGCTTTTTGGGCGTCTTGTTTTTTTTTCTTACCTGTGCGGGTCGCTGGCCTAGGCGAGCGGCACCGGCGTGCACAGGCACGTCCAGACGGCCGAGCCGTGCGGGACATTGTCGCGCAACAGGGGCGGCGGCGCCCACATCTGGCCGACGGGCGGCGGCGTTGCTGGCGCCTCGGGCAGCAACGAGAGCGGCACCTGGTCCCACTCGAAAAAGGCCGCCCACACGCCATAGACGTCGCGTGGTCCTTTAGGGACATCGTCCTCTTGTGGCACCACGACGCCGTGGGTCGACTGCGGCGCGGGCACGGCCTGCCGCTTGGTCGACTCGCGCGAACGGCGATGCCTGTTGCGCCCGGTACCGTCGATGGGTCTGGCCGCCGCTGCAGCGGCGTGACATACCAACGCGTCGGTCTGTTGGCGCTCGATGCGTGTGGCGCGTTGTTGGGCAGCGGCTCGCTCGTCTGCTCGCTGGGTGTCAGAGGATGGGAGCACGGGTTTGGCGACCGCCTTGACGACGTCGATCCGCTTGTGCGGCGGCCCCCTCAGTTGCTGTCGCGGCCGCCGGCGGCGCACGCGGCCCATGTAGGCGTCCTCGTCGCCCTTTTCCTGGTCGTCCTTTACCTGGTCGCTGCCGTTGATGTTGTTTTGGAGATTCAGACCCTTGGGGACGCCCGGCCGTAGGGTCTTGTCCTCGTCTCTTGTGGGCGCCGTTGGCACACACGACGCCAGTGTCGGACTCGGCGCACGGCCCGCGCGACGCCGTCGCCCGGCCGTTGACGGTGCGCCGCCCTTGGCTGGCGCAGCGACAGTTTGACTTGCGTCGACAGCGGGGCGCTGACGTCGAGGCCGCGACCATTCGATATAGGGTGTGTCTTCAGACCCATCTCTGGCGCGGCGGACCGATGTCACACGTGCCCACAGGCCCCAACAGTCGGGCGTTGCGCACGCGCGCGTCTCATCGGGGGCCGTCGCCATGGCGCGCCAGCACGCGCGATGGAAGGGCGTGCGACAGCCGGCCGTACACTCGACGCGCACAATCTTGCCCGTACAGGACCGCGACGTGGCGCCGCACGTTGTACACGCACACCTGGGGTGGACAACCGGCGCGGCAGCCACGACGACAGGCACTTTGACGGTCGCCTGCGCGACATTTGTCGACGGCGCGGGCTCCTTGATGTCGACGCCGACTGATCCATCCGACTCGCAGCGTTGCCCTCGCGCGGCGCGTAGGTCGGAAACGGGCACCTCTTGTTGTTGTTGCCGCCGTTGCCGTCGGCGAGCATCACGACCCGGCAACGCCGGCGTCTGGCTCTCCAAGGTCCCAGGCGGCGGCGTGGGTGGCCCTGTGCACGTGCAAACAGACTGCGCCGTTGTCGTCGTCGTCTGGGCAATGACCGACGCGATCGCACGCGCCAGGGGTCGCATCAAAGGCGACGACGCCGCGGACGCGCGCGCAGCGGTCAGCGGGGGCGGCGGTTCCACGAGGCGGAGCGCCGTGCGCCACACCCGGTCGCAATCGCTGCAGGCGCCGGGCGTCGACGGACAGCGGCGCGACACAGATCCGTCCGAGGCGACGACGACGCATGCGGCGAGCGCCGGCCGCACGGCCACGACGTCAAAGCGCATCGGCGGCGCCATGGGCCGCGACGACTCGTGGCACATGGCGGGCATCCGCAGCAGGCCCACGCGATAGAATTCCATGGCCAGGCTCTCGGGCAGGGCGCCCTCGGCGATCTTGTGGGCACTGGGCGCGCGCGCCGCGTCGAGGTCGAGGTCGGTGGCCACCCACGCGATCTCGGACGGGCCGCACCACCGCACGACGCACAGCATGGTGCAGAGGCCGCTGCCGGCCGGGTAGGACGCGTGGTCGAGCGCCGTGAGGCTCAGCACCCTGGCGCCGGGGTAGACGCGGCCCGAGTTGGTGACACCGGCGATGAGGGCCGTCGCCACCGTGTCCATCATCGCCGTGCTCGCGTAGGCCGGCGAGTAGGACCGCAGTTCGCCCACGATCAGCCGTCGCAGGCAGCCGGCACGCGTCCGTGGCTGCGACTGTTGCCGCTGTTGTTGTTGCATCGTGTTTTTTGTCGTGCGTCTGGTCTGGTTCTTTGTCTTGGTTCCCCCCGAGCGTGCGCAAAAGGAGGGGGACTACCGCCCTTTGTGCCTTTTTTTCCTATTCTCGTCCTTTTTGTTTGTCTCTCTTCTTTTTGTCGATTGCTCGCGCGCGCGTCTCCCGGCACGAAAAGGCGACGCACGGTCGGCGGGTCTAGACAATCTTTTTTTCGGTATCCGTCTAGGAGTCGCGCTCGAATGGGAACAAAGCGGCCACGCGTGCCAAAAAGTCTCGACAAGAAAGCCCAAAAGAGAAAAAGACGTCGCGCTGCCGGTCTGTCTCGGTGGTGCGCGTTGCCCCTTTTCTTTTTTGCGTGTCTTTTAGAGGGCCGTCCCGCCCCTGCCAACCAATCAAGACACGCCACCCATTCATAGTTGGAAAAAGGAAAATAAACCGTTTATTCGCTGCCGTTGCCTGTGCGAGGGCGTATAGCGCGCGTGGTGGCTGCGTCGCATCCTTTTTCTCTTTTTTTTTTGGACACCGAGGCCGTTGCACGGCACAGGCTCGGCCTTTTTTTTGTTGTCGTCACCCACGCACGTCACTGCGACGACAATGTCGGGTTTTTTTTGAAATTGTCCACAATCACGTGTCATTGGTCGTTGCGTCCAGCGGGCCGTCTGTGATTGGTCTGGGCTGTCTCATAAAGACGGACAGCCAACATCTGACCGACGGCAACCGACGCCCACACAAACAACGCCAAAACACTCGCCGGCACGCCACCGGCCGGCCATCACGAATAACCAGACCACAGACATTGAGCAAAGTGACATGGGCGACACGTGGACGAGGTTTATGCAGACGCCCGACGACGGCAATCAAGAGACGGTGACTCTGTTTGGGTGGCGCGGCACCGACGCCGACCTCCACCGCAAGGCCGCCGAAGGGGTGAAACACGTCAGCAACGGGCTGGGCATGGGCAGGGTCGAAGATCTGGGCCTGTCGGCCGACGACGGCTGGGTGATGGAGGAGCGCCCCTACCTGATCCCCGCTCGCGTCGGCGACCCAGAGGCACAAAGGGTGATCCACTATATGCGCGCCGTGCCCAAGAGGTGCCACGCCGTCGCCGTCAACCACCGTACCGGACAAGAGATACCCATGTTCACGCCAGAGGGCGGACGACTCTTGTGCCTCGCGCTCGACGCCGGCGCCTCGCGCGACTGTATGGCCTACATGGAAGAAAAGGCCCTGCGCCGCGAGCGCGCGGCCCTCTTGCGCGAGATGTGCGCCAACGCTCTGGCCCTGTCTAGGCGCCGCCAGATCCCCGCCGACGTCTACGAGTCGATCCGCGATCTTTGCCGCAAGGGCCTCGACGCCAAGCGCCAGCGCGACAGCGCCAAGTCGTGACCCCTTTTCGGTCTTGTTTCTCGTGTCCCCGCGTTTTTTTTGGCAAAAGTATATATTTTCTTTTGATATTTCTATCATAGGGCGCACGACCCGTGTCGGCCATGCGTGCCTCTGCGGGATCATAGAAGAAAACTATTTTTTTTATCTGGAACAAAAAAGCAAGCACAATCGGCGAGGGCGGGCGGATCGACAAAATAAAAAAGAGACACGTCACACGTGGTGTTTTGTCATGCACAAACACGCATCGACAGGCGGTTCCTTTTTCGCATGACCTTTTTTTCTGTGTGATCGGTCAGCGAAATAGATCCATCTCCTTTGCTCAAGGACGCAGAGGATCGAAAAAACGGATCACGGTGCGCGCAAAGTCGTCGCGCAAGATTCCGGGATCAGCCGAGGGCGTGCGACCTTGTGCGCGGGCCTCGGCCGCCGGCAGGGCGGCCTCGATGGCGTCGACGAGCACCGGCACGGGCACCCACGCCACGTTGATCTTTTCATAGTAGCCTTTGGGCGCGTCAAAGCCGGCGCCCTCGCGTCGTGCCCGCCGGTCGCCTGTGGCTGCAGCAGCGGCCTCTTGCGCATAGGCATAGACGCGCGCAAACTGGGTCGGCAGCATGGGGTCATAGGGCACCTCCCAGAGAAAGACGACGGCGCCCTTGGGCGAGCGTGCCTCGACCAGACGGCCGTCGGCGGCAGCGTCCCGCAGGGCCGTCTCGATGTCGTCGCGCGACCCCAGCATGCCCATGGTCTCTTCGTAGGCCTCGCGCGCCGCCGCCGCCACTTCATCGCGGTCCGCCGCCGGTTCCACGCCGCCGCCAAAGTCGGACCATCGGCCGCCGTCGCGCCAGCCCGGCTCATAGCGCTCCTGGCCCAACAGGACCACTGCGGCTGAATGATTGCCATCGTCGCCGTCTCTGTCGGCGCCGTGGCTCGGTGGAAGGCGCGCCCACGGGAGCACGCCCGCATAGGGTCCCATCCTCGTCGGTGCTGGGATGATCGTCGACGGTCGCGGTCGCCTCGGCCTCTTTTCCATTGCCCCCTGCTTAATCCTTGTTTTGAAACTTGCCCGCTGCCGACAAATCGCACCGCCGTCGCTGCGCGCGCCTTGTACCTATGTGTAGGCGTGTTTTTTTTTCTACCTCCTTTTCCTTGTCTACAAGTGTATGGGACGCGTGAGACTTGCCTGTCGAGAGGCCCCAAACCGCGCACGGAACAATGTCGACCCGGTCGGGGCACGGCGCCCATCGAGGCATCACCGCCCAAGGCGAAAACAGAAAGCCTCGCAACAGACGACGGCGGCCTGTGTCTGTAAATTAAAGAAAAAAAATAGGCATGCGAAATGTTGCGTCGGGTCTTTTCTTTTTTTGGGTGAGAGATCTTGGATTGGTCGCACAACAAGAAATGCGGGCGAACCAAAAAGACGGACGAGGGCATGGCCCAGCAGAGCGACCGAGAGAGCAGATCGACACGATGCATGCTGCGTGCGAGCCCGTCTGCTACCCACAACGCACGCGCGCCATGTTGGGCGACAAAGGCACTGCCCTACGGGTTGCCCCTGCGGCCGGCGCCAGGTGCACTGCGACAGATACTGGGGCATCGCCCGCGCCAGAGACGACCCTCAAGCGACCCTGGCGCGACATTGTTGGGGGTCTCGTAGAGAATTCGCAACCGGCCCGCCTTGGCCATCACCTTTGGCAAGGCGACTCTGTCAAGCGTCGCCGTGCGCTCGGTGAGGACGGCGACAAAAGGACAACTCTCGCACCGGTCAGCGACGACGACACGATCGACGGCAGCGAAAAACTGCCCGAAGAAATCTGTCTCCTTATCGCCGAGTATTGCGATCTGTCCGACCTGTGCCGCCTGGCGTGCGCGTCGCGCAAGTGGCACCGTGTGGTCGCCGACCCGCGGGTTTGGAAGACGGCCTATGGGCGCCATCTGCCCGCGTGCGCTCTGCCCCACCGCTGCCGCGGCGTGGTCACCGATGCCATCGCTGACGCGGCCTTTTTCGTCGGGGGCCTCGCCGCCCTAGGTGTGCCCGACAACATACACCCCATCGACACCGCGGCCGAGTCTGTGTCCCATTGCGTGGACATGGACACGGACGCCGAGACCCAAGACACCATTGGTGACCCTCGCAGACCCGTGGTCGTTCAAGAGATTGATTCCGGTGCAGTTTCTGCCGAGCCGCCGGCCTGCATTCCGTCTTGGGCCGTGAGCATCGGCGAGGTCCTGGCCCGCTCTTGTGCGCGCGTGGCCCGTTCATCAGGCCAGGCCCAGACCCGCACCCAGACCCATGTCAGGGATGCATCTCTCGGGACAGCAGCCACGCACAGACCGTCGTGCCGCCACGTGCCGCCCTCTCTGTGCGGCGCCTTTGGCCTGGCTGCGCCTCGGCCTCGGCCCGCCGTGACCGACTCTGGTGGCCCGCGGCTGGTGTGCAACGCGAGCACGCGCAGCGGAGCCGCCCATCGATCGGAGCGGCCGTCTGACCACCTGCGGCGCGTCTTTGAATGGCCATCGCGACTAGAGACGCCCGGTGCACACAGGGCCGTGCTCTTTACCGACGGTCGATCCTACGCCAACGCGATCGACGACGTGTCGATGGTCCTCTTGCTCGTCGACGCCGACGGCCGCACCCTGTGGGCGCTGGCGTCTGCGTCTCCTTCCCCGACCCTGACAATCGACAGCGTCGACTGGTGCGTCGCCGGGCCTTTTGCGCCGTCAGAAATTGCCATGCCCGACGGTACAAAGACATTGACATCGGCGACCGATGGGACTTTTGAGCACGGCGCCCTGTCCAGAGCGCCAACACCGCGTGCACTCGACGAGACCGCGCCAGGAATGCCGACGGCCGTGCACTTTGGTGCGCTCCTCGTCGGACGGCGCGCCGACGGCACCCTTGTGTGCGTGCCCACGTCGCGCGCGCCCACGTTTCTCTCTACGGTGCACGGCCTGCTGCGCAATGTCGACGGCCCGTGCGTCATGCGCGCGCGCGGCTCTGGCGCCCTCTACCGCGGCTTGGCGTGCCGCGGATTGCGCACGGGTCAGGGCACGGCGCGCGCCGCCAACGGCGACCTCGTCTACGCCGGCCACTGGGACGCCGACCTGCCTGCGGGCGAGGGCACCCTCTATGCGTCGGGCGACAGGATCGTCTTCAAGGGCCTGTTTGCCGACGGCATGCCCGACGGCGGCGCCGGTCTCTTGTGCCTGCCGCCTCGGCCGGGCATGGAGCGCGCGTGTAAAGTGTGGGCCGCGCGCTGGGTGCGCGTCCAACAAGGGACGACCCACTGGACGCTGCCCCGTGGCAAGGGTCACATCTGCCTCGACGACGGCACGCGACTCGACTGCATGTGGGACCCCGGCGCCGAGCGCCCGCCTGTCGTCATGCGCGTGCACGTGCCCGCGGGGTCGCCTCTCGCGCTCGATGGCGCGCCCTGCGTGTTGGATCTCACCGTGAGACCGCCGTCGCTCTATGACGAAGCCGCTCGACTCTTGTCTCTGTCGTCAGATGACGACGACCGCGCCGGCGTCACGAGTCTCGGTTTAGTCCGCGACACATCGAGACGGCGACGACGTGGCGCACAGGGCATAGAGGTTCCGGCCGATGTGCGCCGCCGGCGCAGCGCCAAGGCCCGCTGGACGGCACGCATACCTGCCCCCTTTGTCGCCGCGCCCATGTCGTTGTGGCCGCCTGAATTCGTGGCCAAGCCCGGCGACTGGGTGGCGCACACGCTCGCCCGACCGACGCTGCGCTTTGCCGTCGACCTCGCGCCCCATCGACCCGGACGGATCGTCGTCGACCTCTTGGACCATTGACCTTTGCCAGCGCCATGCGGGCACAATGTGCAGGGTCAGCCCCCGTCGCCGGGTCGTCTCTTGGTCTCTGCGACGACCATTCCGGTCCCAACAGAGGCGATAAAAAGAAAGACAAATACGGCGTCGACCCTTGTCTTTTGCTGGCCTACCGCGCGCCCAACTCAAAAGACGGCGCAACGTGCCGGCACGCTGCCGAGCGTGTTGCACATTGACAATGATGCACAAGAAAAAAAATCCAACGACAACATCAGGCCCGCGGCACTGTGCGTGTCCCCCCCCCCTCCCTGAAACATAAATCGGCCTGCGCTGGTGCCGCAGGCGGCAACCTCGGGCTCTGGTCAGACCTCTTTTTTTTTCGCTGCAGTACATTTGTTTCGCGATCGCAGAGTTTGTTGCGGCTGCTGTGGCGCGCCAACCTGGCGCCAGATTCGAATCTGGCGCCAAATTGATCTTTTGTCGCCTTTTGCGCTGGCCCCGTCGTTGCGGGTCAGCACCGGCGCGCAAGGGTCCATAAAAAGAGAACACGAAATGCAGTCTTTTTTTTACAGCGCACGGCCACCCCAAAGAAATGCCGCCGTGTTGGTCCCCTCCTCCGTGGCACTGCGCGAGCGGCGAGCAAGGCATCCCCCTCGTGCCTTTTGGTGCTCTTGCGCGACACCCAGGAGCGGCGACCGACCGGCGACAACCACCCGCATCGCCTTTTTTTTCTTTGCAAAAAATGAGCGTGATAAACCGAGATGAGAGAGGATCTATTTACACACAAAACAAGGGGGCCGACATTGCTTGCCACGCAAAAGAGGCGCCCGGACAAAAGATTGCCCGAGAGCGATCGGTGGACAAAGAAAATAGTTTACTTGCATCGATGCTTGGCCAAGACGCCCAGGGCCTTGCGGCGTATATGGACGGCGCGCAATGGCCTCTTGCAGGCGCTTGTGTCGCCTGTCGGCAGATGGACATGGATGTGCTGGGGCGGCGGTCCTGCCGCCGCCGTCGTCGTCGCGTATGGAAGCGTGGGCTGGGTGGATGCTGGCGCACCGTCCGTGAGCACCGAAACGACCTTGGCGCAACACGACGGGCAGCCGGCAGCGACCACAGCCACGAGTCGTGCGATCAGCGCGCGCTGGTGGGCCGCGTCGGCCAGGGCTGCCGACAGGGCGTCGGAGGGTCCCGACGGTGCGAGCGGCATCTCGGCGACGGACGGCGACGTCGCCGATTGCACAGCGACCGACGGCCCGGCAGAGGTCGCCGGTGCAAGAGGCAGCGCGGCGGCGGGATCTGCGGGCGCGGAGCCAATGCATGTCGTCGGTGCGACCGCCGCGAGAGGTGATGGCACAGGCTCTGCAAAAGGCTGGTGCGGCAGTTGTTGCGAGCGAGGCGTCTCTTGAGGGTGCATCGTAGCGGGCGACGGCGCCGCGGCAAGCGGCACAGCGGAAGTCTGTGGCGACGGTCCACGCGCAGCGATTCGTCTAGAGGCGCGAAAAGGCGTCCTGGACAGTCTGGGCTGCACCGCAGACGCGGCGGGGACGGCAGCGGTGGCAGCAGTTGGCGCTGAAGCCGCGGAAGGCGTCGAAGCGGCGTCGACGGGCGCGGCCGAGAGGGGTGCAGCCGCACCCGCGGGAGGCGCCGAGACCACAGCGGCAGCAGGCGCCGCCGATGCGGCCCCATAATTGCGCCAGCGCTCGGTGGCGGCGCGCGTGTCGCCCGTAGGTTCAGGCGTTGGGGCGGCGGCAGGTTGTGCGGCGGTAGGCTGTGGCAACTTGCACGCCGGAGCCGATGAGGAGCGCGAGAGGACGGCGGCAAAGGGGTTGGCGCGGCGCTGCGGAAGGGTCGACATTGTCCTTGGGAGGGTTTTTCTCTCTTTTTTTTCTTCCACCCTCCTCTCTGTGTGCTGGGTCGGTCGCTGGGTGCCTTTTGTGTGCCACCGCGGCGGCGCCCTTTTTCAACCCTGCCCGACCCCCAGGAATGTGTCGCCAGCATTCCCGTTCCTCTGCCCAATGGAAAATGAATTTCTGTTTTTGGAAAAAAGGATCGCTCCAACGGTTGCGCGGGTGGGCAGTCACAAAAGGCGACCGTGGATGGCCACCGGCTGGCACTTTGCGCACAGCAGGACCACCAACCGCGAGCCCACAAGCGAAACAAAAAAGACGGAAAAAAAGCAGGCACGAAAGGCCTCGTGTGGGGCGGTGTTTTGGTCGCAGCCTCGGTCACACGACTTGTGTTTTCTTGTACAAAAGAGGCAAAAAAGAGGGCGGACCGCCGCGAGAGAGGGGCGCAAAGGCGCGTAAGGAAAAAAAAAAGAAGAAAGATCTGACGATGGAGGCGTGCAGCCAGTGGACCCTCGGCGCCTACTCGGCCCGAGACGATGACTCGGTGCCGTCGTCGCCTCCACCGCCCGCGCAGCACCTCTCGGACCGCTGCTACCTCGGTTTAGACACTATCGACGGCGCCGACCACCAAGACGACGTCCAACTTGAGACGCGCGCACAATTCGGCCGTGAGGCTATGGACGACGATCCCACAGGCGCGACCGTCGAGCGCGCCCACACAAGCGGATGGGCGGCGCCGACGTGCGCCCACCGCCGCTGGTGGCGGTCGCAAGGGCGCGGCGTCCTCCCTGCAACGGATGCGCTCGACGACGACGACAGCAACACGCGGTTCGTGCTCGACGCCGCCGTGCCCATGAGGCTTTACGTGCGTGCGCCCTCGCCCGCGGCCATGGCCGCCGTCGTGCCCCTCTTGTGCCAGTCGCCTTTGTCGTCTCCATCATCATTGTCGTCGGCGTCGTCGCCCACGACGCCCGTTCCGTCATCACCATCAGACACGGGCGACGCGCCGTCGCCAGGAGTCGACCCGAACGGCTCGTCCGTGTATGATCTCGACGGCTATGGCGGCGCCGGCCTCGGCGTTTGCGCAGTGGCGCCCGGCGTCGACCCCAACCTCTTGCACGCGCCGTCGGGTATGATCGACAGCGCGGCCTACATGCGCGGCCGTTCGGCCTATGTCGCCGTGCAGCACGAGGCCCTCCAGGTGCATCGAGAGCGCGGCGTGCGCCTCCTCGGCCAACACGCGGTGGCGGCGGGCGCGGCCATGGACATGTCGAGCCTGTTGGACCTCTACAGGCAACGCCTGCGCATCGCGCACATGCAGTCGCTGCGTCGGCGCGTCGTGGCCCTCGATGCCCTCTATGATCACGTGACGCGTGGCCGGTACGCGCCGCCCGAGGCCGTGCGCGTTGCCGCCAGCACGGTCAGCGGCGTCGAGTTTGCCGCCGCGTGGTACGGCCACTGGGCGTCGACCGCCGCACCGCTCCAGACGCCCGACGACGCTGCTGGCGAGCGCGACCCGCTGCCGTGCCATCTCGGCGGCGATGCACCGCCGAGACCCGTGGCCTGGGTGCCCGTGGCAGGCAACACGGGCGTACCGCTGCCTGCCGGCGCACCGCTGTTTTACGTGGGCACCGTGAGCGACCCTCTGATGTGTCCCGTGCATCGAGACGCACAGGGTAGGCTCACGTGCCCGCCCATTGGGTGCGCTCATCGCGATCTGCTCGCCGGGGTGATGGGCGCCATGGACGACGCGCGCAGCCTCGACGCGCTCATCACACAAATGGTTGCCATCGACGCCGACACGACCGAGTTTGCCCTCGCGCTTCGCGCCAGTGTCAACACGACGCTCGACCGCGCGCGGTGCTGCTGGGGCGGCAAGACCGCCATGGCCGTCAAGCGCGAACCGGTCGACCTCTTTTCCGAGTTTCCCGTCGACGCCTTTGTCCTGGTGCGCATGGGCGCCGATGGCGCCCTGCTCCCGCACGTCATTGCCGTCGCGCCACGGTTGGACATTGAACTGTGCCTCTAGGACGCGCGGTCGCTCGCCCGCGCCGCCCTGAACCTGGTATCATCGTCGTCGTCCTTGCGCGCGCCTATGGCTCGTCTTTTCCTCACGACCCTCATCGGTCGTCATTAACGGCCGTCGCGTGCTCGTCCCTTTCCTGGGGAATTGGTTCGATTCCCCTTTTGTAATATCATCGGCATCATCAACATCAACAGCACTAACAAAAGAATAATCAAAATAATAATTGCAACAACGGCCGGGTTTGGCGTCTCTCCTTCGTTGCCGTCGGCCCATGGCGCCCGTCGTCTCTGCAAACAATCGGCCGAACGGAGAGCGAGGACGGGGGTTGGAAGCAAGGTTGGTCTAGACGCGAAAAAGGATATCTCGCGTGCAGAGCACCGGCAAGCCACAAAGGCGCCTCTCAAGTAGCGGATGCCGCTACGCTCCAATTTTTTCTTTCTGTTTTTTTGCACAGCGACAATGCGAGAGCGGGTTGCCGCCGGCGGGACGTAGGCCGAGGGAGGAAAGCCCGACGCAAAAAACCAGAGAGACAGCGCAGATCCGCTAGACGCGAGAGTCGAGGAGTAAGCGCGAGGACCAACGGCGACGAGGGCGCACAGACAAAAAAGGCGATAGCCATGCAATTTATCCCTTTTTTTTTCGAGTCGAAATGCGAAAACCAAATACCGAAAAAGTGAGCGAGAGGCGCGAGGCGGGGGGGGGGGATCACGGCTCGACCTTGACGCCCGTCAGAAAGAGGCCGTTGCGGTAATGGTTAAAGACGGTAAATGTCCACTCGCCGTGGTGGGTGCCACTCTTGCACAGTACGGCCTCTTGGTCCTCGTGCATGTCATCGTCGTCATCGTCATTGTTGCTGAGGTCGTGGTCCTCGTCGTTGCTGCAATCGTTGTCTTGATCCTTGTCGGATTCGGTCTCTTCCCACTCTAACATATCCCAAGTGTCTTCATAGTGGGGCATCTCGACGCGCGACTTGTAGGGGCGGTTCTGGCTTTGGATTTCGTCGTCGCCATCGGTATCGTCGCTCTGGCCGCCGTCGCTGCAACGGTCATCTTCCTCGTCGTCTGTGTCGTCTTGGTCGCTGTCCTGAACGCGTCGTCTAGTGGCCTCTTTTCGGTCTGCGTCGTCTGCTCCGCCGCCGGCGCCGGCCGGGACTGACAGTGATCCAACACGCGCCAAAGCCGACAGGGTGGCCGTACAGAGGTGGCCGGAGCGCATTTCGCACTGGACGAGGCGGTACATGTGGTGGTACAGGTTGCCGTCGGTGTCGAGCACGTCTCGACGGGGCGGCGTCGACTTGCGCGCGAGCGCGCACCACAAGAGATGGGTCGAGGTGTCGCGCCCAGCCGCTAGCGTATCCTCAGCATCGACGGCCAAGAGCACGTCAAAGCGCACACCGATGCCACCAATGCAGTCGTAGAGGAAGCGGCAGGCCGAGCCGAGCAGCGTCAAGGCGCGCGCCACGCGCCAGCACGTTTTTTGAGCCCCGTCGTCAAAGCCGCTGCGATCGAGCGCGGCGACCCCGGCAAGCATACACTCGACCACGAGAGCCCACACAGTGGGCGCCTGGTCGGCGTCTGTCCACGGGCAGCCTTCTGTTGGTTCGTCAGTGGCGACCGAGTGGCGACGATGGCGCGGTCGCGTGCGCCTGGTCCCGGCCTCTTGCCGGCTGCTCTGTGCGTCGGCTTTGCATCCTCTGTTGGCGGCGGCAGTGGCGCGCTTGCGCTTGGGGCGCCCAGGCACCCGTGGCGATTTCTCTTTTTGAAAAAAATCGCACATGACCCCGTCGTCGTCGTCGCCGGGGCAAACCGTCGTCGTCGTCCTAGTTGTCGCCATCCACGCCAAACCCTCGCGGCACAGGGTCGTGTCGTGTTGTGGTGGCCTGATCTTTTTTGCTGACGCCCTTTTATTGCCGTTTTCGGCCGGCGTTGGCGCTCCCCCATTGGTAGGCCTTTTTCTTACCTAAAAAAGACACGGTGCAGTATTGGCTGTGCCGCTCTTTTGGAGGCCACCGGCCCGCGCTGCCAACATTCGGGCGTCCATCCTTTGTGTTGCCTCGTCTACGTTGTTGGGCTCGTACGTCCCTCTTCGAAAGGACGATGACCGCACATTTTTATTGGTTTGCCAATAAAAAGACAAAGCCGCCGGCAGCGCGGGCGCGTCTCTGGTCGCGGCAGATGTGGGCATCGCGTATTCACAAAAAATACAAGTCTCATTTTTTTTTCGTAAACAGAAGACCAGGCAACATCGAACATTTTTGTGTCGCGCCGCCGCAATCATACCCGGCGGCCGGGCCAAAGAAAACAGAAAATGCAAACAAACAAACGAAAGAGCAAGAGAATCCTAAAAGAGGCGACTGTGGCGCGGGGCCAGATTGAGGCGCACGACCGACGGATGCGACGGTCCGACGGGACTCGAAGGCGGCGCAGCGGGCATTGTCGGTCGTCGTCCCTGCATGCTCCCGCCGGCGAGGGCGGTCAACGTCGCCGGCGACTCGCCCATCAGCACGAGGGCGGCTCGGCACAGCCGCGGCACGTCGCGTATGAGATTGGCGCCTAGAGAGCCCTCTTCGCGCGCAATCTCGCGCAAAGTCTCGATCTCGGCGGGCGACACGGCCTCGCCGCGGTAGGTGCGGCGACAAATGTCAATGGCAATGTCGCGCGCCGATCGGGGCGACGCCGTCGCTCCCGCAATCTCGTCGGCACGCCGCTTGCGCCCGGCTGCTGGCGTGAATGGTGGCGAGTATTGTTGTTGCTGTTGCCGGCTAAAGGGGGAGGGCGGCGTCGGGCTCGGCGGCGGTCCAAATGCCGGCGGTCCGGTCCATCCGACGGGCGCGATGCCGCTGCGCGCCGCCATCGGGGTCAGGGCCATCGAGGCCAGGCCTGCCGAGCAGGCCGCCACGAGCACGTCCATGTCGCTCCCGACGGCCCCCTCGGCACGCGCCGCCGACACGACAAACTGGGCCGCCTGCGGGTCGACGGGCTCGCCGCGGCGCAGCGCCATGCACACACCGGCGGCCACGTCGCGCGTCGACGGCCCCACGGCCACATCGGCCCGCCGCTTGCGTCCGCGCGCCTCGCTCGGCCACACACTCCTATCGGTCCACTGTTGCATTTTCTTCTTTTTTTCGTCTCTGTTTGTCTGGTGTGGCCCTTTTCTGCCCTCTGTTTTGATTGAAAAAACCACTATTTTTTCTGGTCGACGGATTTGTTTTCGATGGTGCGTGGATGAAGGAGCGGCACGGCGCGCAAAGGAAGAGTGCACGTCCTTTTCTCCCCATTGCGACCGGACGGACACCCTCATCGGATTTGCGGCGACGCCGCGACCGGCACAGACGACGCGCCCTTTTTTTTGGTTTTTCCATCGCCGGTGAGATCGACGCTTTTGCCTTGATGGCATTTGGAGGAAAAAAGCGATCGACAAAGGGCCCCGTATTGGGCGTGCAACCCGGCGCGCCAAGCGCGAGCCTCCGGGCCACACCGTAGGAGGCAACTCTGCGCTCATCTTTCTTTTGGTGCCCATGGGGCGCGCAATACGCTTGCAGACAATGGGCGCTGCGAGTCTTGTCTGTGCACTTTTTGCTGTGACTAGGGCAAGTCATGTGTTTCACGATTCTTTTGTTTTTGCGCACGACGGCAAAGTGCGCGCGCCCTATTCTTTGTGTAGGTTTAGGACTTTGACGCGACGGGAATGAGCGAGGGGGTGCGCGTCGCCCGCGCCTCGGCGAGGACCTCGTCGACAATGCCGCTGTAGCGCCGGTGGAGCCATATGATGACCCTCAAATTGCCGTCAACGAGGGCCTCCTCGGCCGCCCATGCCACAGCCGCAGCAATGGCTCGATCGACGGCATCACGGTGGGCGTCATCGGCCGCGGTCGGGTCGAGTAGCGCGTCGACGGCCTCGGTGTCGCGCGCGCACAGACTCGCATAGAGCGGCGACTTGGTATATGTGTCGCGCGCGCGCGTGGGCGCACGGTCACACCCGTGTGCATAGAGGAAGCGGACGGCGTCAGAGTGTCCGTCGCGCCAGGCGCTCCACGCGGCGCGCGCGCCGCCCGATCCCATGCGTGCACACGCCCACCGCGCAGTGTCCAAGTCGCCACGGCAGATGGCGGCGACCGCCACGCACGGATACATGCGCCCTATGGTAGACAACAGGGCCCGGCCAGAGAGGGGCGGTTCGTCGCTGGCGCTCGCGGCCTCGTCGCCCAACTCGTCCATGAGATCGCGACGACCGACCAGGGCCATCATCACGTGGAGCGCCGGCACGATGACCGAATCGATCATTGGGTAGAACACGGGGTCGCGTTCTCTGTTGTATGACGCGCGTCTGTGGAGCCACATGACGTCGTCGCATAGGGACGGCCAGGGTAGGTCTATCTTGGCAAAATCGACCGTCGACGAGCCTGTGTAGGGTTCGGCCATGGCCACAAAAAGGCTCAATACCTGCGCGGGATAGATCGGGTGGCGGTTGAGCGTCGCGGCGACGGCGTCGTCGCCGTATTGGGCGCGCAGTGCGGCCAGACCGCCGCGCGCCACGGCGGCCCAGGCGGCGTTGACGGCATCGACCGGTGCATTCGCTGGATCGGCCACGGCCTCGTGCGCCAGTCGGTCGGAAGCGAGGTCCGTCTCTTTGGGACGCCCGAGATAGTCGTCCAACATTTGCGAGCCCCAAAGAGTCTCGCCCGCGTCGTCGCCAATGCTCTCGACCGACTGCCGCAACAGGCCGACAATGTCCAAGCCGCTCGCAGTCGATACGCACTCGGCGATGGCGCGCATGGCGGCGCCGTCCATTGTGTGGGCCACGCGCCTGATCGCCAAGAGGACCTCCGAGTCGATGCGCATGCGCAGCCAAAGCAACGCGTCGCCACGACCCAGCGACCCTCCGCGGAGGGTCATCTCGTGGGCAGAGAGCACGCACCGCAGGGTGGGCGCGTGCGTCGGACGATTGCCCTCGGCGCACAGCCACCCGAGCGCGCGCTCGCAACCGTGGTGGGCGGCACCCACAGGCAGGGCCAGCCACAGTGCTGGGCTGGGCGGCCACGTCGGCGCATCGACGGCACGGCTGCACACAGACATGCGCATGGCCCTCAATTCGTTTGCGTGCAGATGGATCGGCGGCTCCGGGTCGAGATCGGGCGCGGGAGGCAGCCCGGCGGCGACCTCGATAATGCGGCCCTTGAGATGGTCCAACACGTCGACGTGGTCGCGAATGGAGGCCGCGTAGAGGCAGGCGTCCCAGCGAAAGCCGGCGACGGGCCCAAAGACGTCGGATCGAGAAGCGGCATAGCGCAGACCGTCGATATCACCGACCGCACAGAGCGACAAGAGGGTCGCATAGCGACAGCGACGGGCGACAATGTCGGCGTCGTTGAGGACGTGGAAGCGGCGCCAGGCCAACAGGCATGAGGCCAAGTCCTTGGGGTCGTCGATGCATCTGGCGATGATGTGGTGGATGATCTCGTCGGGCAGAATAGCGATGGCGGGCTCGCAAGCACGATAGGGCAACGGCGGCTGCGCCATGGTCTTCTTGGTCGTGTCGGTTGTCTCTCTGTCTCTTGCTTCTTTTCTTCATAGCAGCCGCGCGGGGCGCCAGGGAAATGCGGCCGACCGTCCCAGCGCAGCGAAAAAAAAAGAGAGAACACAACGCCCAACGGCGTTGGACACGGCAAACCTACCCCAAAAGGACCTAGCAGCGCCGCTTTTCGGCCGATGCCTGCTGGGCTGGCCTTTGGGCATGCCGCACCGAGCGGCAAGAGGAGAAAAAAACGACGGAGGGCATCCTGCTGCTTTTCTGTGCGGCCGGTCCGGTTTTGCTTTTTTTCTATTTTTTAAACATTTGTTTTTGCTCCCTTTTTTTATCGAAAAAGGATGGTTGGGAAAAGAAAGGTCATTGCGGAACTCTAAGCCTTTTGCGGGTCTGTGCGTGTGGGCGCGAGCGATGGGGTGCGCGTGGTGCGCGCCTCTCCAATGACCTCGTCGACAATGCCGCTGTAGCGCCGGCGCAGCCACAGGACAGCCCGCAAGTCTCCGAAGGCCAGGGCTTCGCTGGCTGCTACGGCGACGGCGGCGCTGATGGCCCGGTCGACGGCGCTGCGACAAGAATCGTCGGCGGCAGTCGGATCGAGCAAAAAGGAGACGGCCTCAGTGTCGCGCGCGCACAGACTCGCATAGAGCGGCGACTTGGTGTATGTGTCGCTCCTCAATCGATCGAATTGGGATGCACGTTCGCACCCGCGGGCGTAGAGAAAGCGCGCCGCGTCTGCGTTGCCCTCGCGCCAGGCGCTCCACGCGGCGTACGCGTCGCCCTCGCCCATGCGCGCACACGCCCACCGTGCAGTGTCCAGATCGCCCCGACCCACGGCGGCAACGGCCACGCGCGGGTACATGAAACCCAAGAAAGATGTCAGGCCATGTCCGAACGAGGCCGCCTGGTCGTCGCCGCTCTCTGTCTCGGCACCCAACTCGTCCATGAGATCGCGTCGGCCGGCGAGCGCCATCGCCACGCGGAGAAACGGGACGACGACCGAGCAGAGCAGGGGAGCCACCGCGCCCCCATCCACGTCTCGCTTTACGCGCGCGTGGAGCCACATGACATCGTCACACACAGACGGCCACGGTGGGCTGATGTTTATGGCGTCGGTGCCGCGTAGGCCGGCGTGAGGCGCGATGACGGCCATGGAAACGGCCAATACTTGGACAGGGTAAAACGGAGATCGGTCAAGCGTCATGCCGACGGCCGCGTCGCCATATCGATCGCGCAACGCCGTTAGGCCGCCACGCGCCACCAGGGCCCACGCGGCATTGACGCCGTCGACCGACGCGGTCAACGGGTCGGCCATCGCTTTGTGGGCCAATTGATCGTCCGCAGGGTCTGCCCATTTGGGCCACCCCAATCGCTTCTCCAACCATTGGAGGTGAGAAACGGCTCCTCCCGTGTCATTGTCCACGCTCTCGGTCGACTGCTGCAACAACCCGACAATGTCAAAGCCGCTCGCGGCAGAGACACGTTCGGCGACGGCATGCATGGCGGCTCTGTCCATCGTGTGGGCCGTGCGCATGACCGCCAACACGACCTCCAAGTCGAGACGCATGGTCAGCCAGAGTAATTCGTCGGCGCGATTCACGGACGCCATGCGCACAGTCGCATAGGCAGAGAGCACACACCCGATCGTGGGGGCGCGTGTCGGGCGATTGTCGTCGTCGCACAACCATGCAAGCGCCCGCTCGCAACCATGGTGGGCAGCCGTCACCGCCAAGGCCAGCCACGGCGCCGGGGCGGGCGGCCATGTGGGTGAATTGATTGCGCCGTTTTCCAGGGCCAAGTGCATGGCCACCCGTTGGTCCGCGGTCGTGTGGGCTGGCGGTTCCGGGTCGAGATCAGGCGCCGGCGGCAATGTGGAAGCGACCTCGACCATCCGCGCCTTGAGATGCTGCAATACGTCGGCGTGGTTGCCGATGACTGCGACATACAGACATGCGTCCCAGCGAAACCCGGCGACGGGGCCAAAGACGTCGGGCCGCAAGGCGGCATAGCGCAGGCCGTCTCGATCGCCGGCGGCACACAGCGACAGGAGCGTGGCAAAGCGGCAGCGGCGGACGGTCATGTCTGTCGACGTCAGCACGTGGAAGCGCCGCCAGGCCAACAGACACGCACCCAGGTCCTTGGGGTCACGAACATGGTCCGAGACGATGAGATAGAGAAGATCGTCGGGCAGGACATCGACCGGCGGTGGGTCCATGACACTGGCCTCTTTTTTTTTGCGTTGCTCTCTTTTCTTTGCAGAAAAAAAAAGAGTCGGCGACGTGCCCTGTTTCTTTTTCGCGAAAAGAATACACAAGCCAAGGAGAGCCAAGCCGAGTCTGACGTCTTTGTGGAGGGCCGTGTGTCATGTCGGCGCACAAACTGGCCCCCCTTTTTTGTCCGCTCTCTCATTGGTTCGAGTGGCAAGGACAATTTTTTTTGCATTCTGTTGACGTGCACGTGCAAATTTCACAATATTTAACAATATTTCGAAAAAGCGAATTGCCAGATGGGACGTTTTTGGAATGCCATCGCTCCATTGGTCGTGTTTTGTGTGTGTGTCTTGTGGTCGTCGCTCTTTTTTCCTTTCGCTTTTGCTGTCATTACACAAGAGCGTGCTCCGTCGCGCACACCGCGCCGACATCCCGTCCGTCCCGCCGCGGTCTGAAAAAAAAAGACAGAAAAGAGGAAAAAATTGTGAGAAACGGAACCGCGCACAAAGCCAGGCGCCACCCCGCTTGCAATTCTCTTTGTGCCTTTCTGTGGTGCTTTCTTTTTTTTTCCATTCTTTATATTCGTCTTTTCCGTTTCGGCTCACCTTTGCGCTCTGGCCAACACCAGACGCAGTCGACGCCCTGCCCATGATGACGGAAAGATCAACGCGCCGCCAGAGGCCGCCCCGAAGCGTGCGCCTCACCGACGACATGGGCCTCGACGAGGCCGACGGCTGGCACGTGCTCCCGGCGGGCGATGACGACGTGGACGCCGGCGAGGACGTGGCGGAAGGGTTCTCCAACGAGGCCCTCTTTTACATCCGCGCCATCCCCAAGCGCTGCAAGGCCACGGGGACCAACGTGCGCACCGGCGAGGTCCAACAGTTGCTCACGCCCGAAGGCGCGCGCATCCTCTGTCTCATGGTCGGAACCAAGGCCGCCCTCGATTTTATTGCCTACATGGACGAAAAGGAGGCCCTCCACGAGGAGCGCGTGGCGCTCCTGCGCGAGATGGAGGACAATGCGCGCACACTCAGCCGGCGCCGCAAGATCCCGCGCGACGTCTACCAGTCGATCCGCAAATCGTGCCAAAAGGCCCTCGACGCCAAGCGGCGCCACGACAATGCCCAGATGGCGCTCGTATGACGCCTCGCGTCTTTATGGCACCCACCACCGGCATTTTTGTCTATTGCGGGGCGTCTGTCGTTGTTTCCACTTTTTCTCTGCTGTTGATCCCCTCCCCGCCCCTCCGTCATTCACGGCACACCTGTAACAAAATGCACCGCGAGGTGGCCGCTTTCGGGCGATACGAAAAATACAGAAAAATACAAAAATCTATACAGACTTCTCTTTTCCCTTGCGTGGCCGGCACGTAAGGTCGGCAGCGCCGACCTGATCAGGAAACAAGATGAGGCCTCTGGTCTGTGAGCCAAATCAAAAAAACCACGAGGCCGTTGATGGCGCCGGGACCGCTTCGGCCCGCGACCGACTTCTTTCGCCGCATGCTGTTTTTGTCGATTCCTTCTCCCTTCACCATGCCCAATCGGCCACCACCTCGCGGGTTTGGATTGGTGCCACAGAAAGACGCGCAGGTTTTATTCTTTTTTTTTAATTTTTTCTTCTTTTTTAATTTTTTCTCTCTGGTGTTCTCTGCTCGACGCAAGGGGCGGCCGTCTCGCTCTTTGGTCTCGTCCATCGCACCGCCGATCTTTCTATCGAGGGACGAATCCCACAAGGCGGGCAGAGCCAGCCATAGACAAGGATGGAAAACGTGACCAAAATCCAGGCAAACACAGAAAAGGAATCCAAAGGCTGCCGTGCGGCGGCCGAGGGACGACATGCCGTGGCGTGCATCCTTGACTCTCTGCCAGATGAAGTCATGTTGGACGTGCTCGTGGCACTAGGGTCAAGCGACGTGCGCGCGCTCCTCGCGTGGTCGGCGACGTGCAGGCGCCACCGCGCGCTGGCCATGGACTCGACGCTGTGGCGCTGCCTGTATCGGCGACGCTTTGGCGCCCCGCTCCACGAGCGGTTCCTCGACGAGGGCAAGGACTGGCTGTGGCTCTACCGCGCGCGGGCGTGCACTGTTCCTCTGACATCGGTCGGCCACGCGGTCGGCGGCCAGAACGTGGCCACGCCGGCCGACGCCGTGTTTTGGGGCGACTTTGTCGACGGCAACCCCTGCGGTTATGGGCTGCATGCCAATGTGGCGCTCGGCCCAGATCGCATTCCCATAGGGACAGGCGCCGCTGCTGTCGCGCCCTCTGCGGCCGTACGCCACGAAGGCCACTGGCATGGCGGTCACATGAACGGCAAAGCCTTTGCCGTGCGCACGGACGGCTCGCGGTACCAGGGAGACTGGGTCGACGGCAAGTACCACGGCTATGGCGTCCTCACAGACGCCGACGGTCGTGTGTTTTATCGCGGCCAGTGGCAGCGAGGAAGCGCCTGCGGTTACGGGGTCCGCTCGTACGACGGGTGTGATCATTATGCGGGAGAGTGGGAGCACGGGTTGCCCAACGGATGCGGCATCCGCACCAACGCCAAACCGGACGGCAGCGACAGCACGATAACGTACCGTGGCATGTTTCGAGACGGCGCCTACACCGGGTACGGCGTCGTCCAATACAGCCACGGCGGCCGTTACGAGGGCGAGTGGCAGGACGGGCGCGCCCACGGCTTTGGCACCTACACGAGCGCCGACGCCAAAGAGACGTACTGCGGTCATTGGAAGCACGGCACATACGACGGATTCGGGGTCATCGTCTACAAAAAGGGCCACCGCTACGAAGGCGAGTGGAGGGATGGCGAGCGGCACGGCCACGGCACCTACACCTGCGTCGACGGCTGGCGCGTGCACGGCACATTCGAATACGGCATGCAACGTGGCTACGCCGAGCGCGTCGAACCCGACGGTCGCGTGTATCGGGGCGAGTGCCGCGATGGGCTCCCACACGGACGGGGCGCTCTGTGCGATCCCGATGGCACCGTCCACGAGGGTTTGTTTCGACACGGCCAGTCGTGCGACGCACGGCCCGACGTGTATCAGGTCGTGCGATCGTGGCCCAACGGCTTTCGCTACGAGGGAGGGTGGCACGACTCTCGGGGCTCGACAGGCCACGGCGTGTGCGACTATCCCGACGGGTCGCGCATCACGGGTACCTGGAACGGCCCCACCCCCGTAGACGGTACGGTCGATCGCCATGGGCCGTCGTGCGATGCCGGATCGCCTTGCACCGCGTGCGGCATTTTGGCAAAGGCCCCACGGCAACTCTTGCCATGACAGCAACGACACGACCGGCCGCCGATCCCTCGCTCTCCCCTTTTGTTTTTCGCTTGCGTCCCGTTCTCTTTTGTTGTCGGGACAAATGCCATTTCTTTCTCCGCCTCTTTTTCGCTGCCAAAAAGCGAGAACCTCTCGAAAAATAGGCGCTGTGCACCAAATCGAGAGAGTGGTCCCTGTTGTTGGTGGCCATTCGTATGAGGCTGGTCAGCCGACAGGCCTCGCCCTCGCGCCGCCGAGTTATGGCGCATAAAGTGCGCGTCCACGAAGCAAGACCAATCAAAAAGACAAAGACAAAAAAGCCCATGGCAGCGATCAAAGGGCGCCCGATCCGACGAAAAAAATCTCGGCGCATGTTTTTTGTTGTTGCGCAGAGGACAATGGGCGGGCGCAGACCTGGATGTGACCCTGAACCGCCATGGCCCCCGCGCGGGACGGCCCAGAGGCACGCGATTCCGCGCTGAGGGAACATTTCTTTGTGCAGAAAAAAACAGCGAACCCGTGCCACCTCGTGTCGGCTTTGGCGCAGATCAAACCGTCTGCCGACGAATTTGCGTCCACGCAACCGCCAGGCGGCTCCATGGCGATCGGCTCGACCGACAGGCCCGCAAACGGCGGGCAAGCATCTCCCCCCTCTCCCCCACCCCCCACAGAGTTATCTTTTCTTTCGAAAAATAAAAGAAAAAAGCCTCGCGCTGCACCTCATCTCTCCGCTCCGCCAGGTCGCTGTCTCCCCACGCACGGGAAAGACATTAGATTGCATGTAGACGCCCGTCTTCCTTTCCTCTTTGTCCGACTACGGGGATCTTTCAGCATGAATCGTATTCTCTCCTTCTTTCTGTAGACATGCTGTTTTTTGTGCAGCCAGATTTGGGGGGGGGGTGATCCATGGTCGCGTGCGTACAGCAAAAGTCAACAAAATGAGAGCGGGAGACGAAACAAAAAAAAGGATCAGGCCCACAGACCCCCAGAGAGGGGCAGCAGTTCATGGCGCAGAAGGGTAGGCAGTGGCCAAGAGATCGGCACGCGCGGCGAGCACACCACGGAGCGGCGCCAGAAACTCGCACAAGAGGTCGGCGACGGCCGGCTTGAGGTCGACGGAAAACAGACGGTCGCCGTCGCCGCCGGTCTCGGATAGGGGCACGCCGGCACGGACAAAGGCCGCCTCGACATCGGCATAGGTGGCAAAGGTGAGCGGCCCGCCATACTCGCGCGGGCGGGTGACGACAAACGGGAGGCCGGCGGGCTCCAGCCAACGCCACAGGATAAAGCGGAGGATGGCCAAGAGGCCGTTGCCTTCGGCGCGCCCGTCCACCGAGTAGGCCCGACGGATCTTGGCGCGGATGACCTCGTCGCAATCGTCGAGATCAATCTTGGAGGCGGCCTCGCTGGCGCTCATCTTGCCGTCCTTGGTGAGGCCCGGCACCAGCGGGTTGAGCAGGTGGATGCGCTTGCGGTAGCCCAGCGCCGGCAGGTGGTCGCGCGCAAAGGCAAAGATCTTGCGCTGGTCGCGCCCGCCAAACTGGGCGTCGACGTCGAGGTGCTGCTCGTCGAGGGCCTGCATGAGCGGGTAGACGAGGTTGCTGAGCGGCGGGTTGCGGTCCATCTTGACCACCTGGGCGGCGGCCTTTTGCGCCGTGCCGACGGTCACGCGCGCCGTCAGGCGCAAGAGGTCGAGCGTGTAGGCGGCGCCATGCTGGTAATCGCTGCCGCGCACAAATTCGAGACGATCCAGCGGGACGCCAATGTGCTGGAGCATGGCCTTGATGGCAAACTCGTACCAGCGGCACCGGTGCTCGACGAGGTCCCACGGCGTCTTGCCATTGTCGAGGTGGGCGTGCACGTCGGCAAAGAGGATCCTCACCCGACATCCGGCCTGGAGAAAGTCGGCCAGTTTAAAGATGGGCACAAAGTAGCCCAGATGGGGCTTGCCCGTCGGCGCGGTGCCCCAATAAATGCAGAGAGGGCGCTCGGCCATGATGGCCTTGATGTCGGCCGGGTCGCCGATGACCTCGTCGAGGTCGCGCACGACAAGGCCATAACGATGCTCGACGTCGTCGCCGTCTGTTTGCTGCCGTGCGGTCGAGTCGACACCGATGGGAGTGGGCGACCCATTCCCGCCTTGGGAATGGACCGATTTTTCGGTTTTTTCGCGGTGTTGGTGGTCGGTGTCATCCATCATCCTTTTCAGAGTAGGTGCGCAGCGTGTTTCTTGGCAAACCTACGCGGCGACAACAGGGAAGTACGCCGCAGCGAGATTTGATCGACGAAGGAAAAGAGGGGTCTCTGTAAAATAGCACCGACAGCGGCTGGACGAGATCGCTTGGTCTCTGTGTTTTTTTTCTTGACGTGAGGAGCCGAGGTCGTGTTTGTTCTGCGTGGGTGTGCCCTGTGCTGGCGTTGGATAGGTAGAGACACGGACGAAACCCGTGCGTATAGATGCGGGACCTTTTCGCGGCGCGCCAATGGCGGTCATTGGTTTTTCCTCGGCAAGGCGAGACAGTAGAAAGACGGATGGTTGCCACGATGCTGCTTCTGTTGGGCGCCAACAGCAAAACCTGCGACGCAGCGCGCAAAGGACGAAAAGAAGAAACCAACCACCAACAAGCGCCCAACAGGCCGGTGTTTCTTGTTGGTTCTACCGTCCTTTTGGGGAGATTGGGGGGGGGGGGAGAAGAAGGCGCCTGTCGAAATCGCAGACACATACAAGCGCCGAAAACGGAACGGATGCAAGATGCGGGCGAGGCTCTGGACCCTGGCCCTCGTGTACGAGGGTACGAGGTGCACGTGCTCGCCGGGCTGCCCGTTGAATTGTGGTCGGTGATCGCGTCTTTCTGCGCCGACGACCGCGCCTCGACGGTGGCCTTGGCTGCAGTGTGTCGCGCGCTGCGCGTAGCGGTCGCGCGCCTGGCCGTGGCCGGCGTCGAGCGGGCGCGCGCCTCTGTCGACCGCATGGTGGACGCGTGGGAGCGCTTGGCGGCCGATGGCGACAGGGCATGGGCCGCGGGCATCGACTGCGAGCGGTGCGCCGGCATGTCAGACGACGAAGGCAGGACCATACGGACCGTCGGCACAAGCACGCACGTGGTCCGCCGTTATGTGGTCTACGGACTGGCCGCCAACGGCACGCTATGCGACGATTGTGCGATCGAGACCGTCGGCTGCTTGCACAACATTGGGCTCGCATGGGCGGCGCCGGTCGTTGTGGAGCGCGTCGACCTGGACGCGCCGCACGTATGGGGCGACTTTGGAGCCATCGCACCTTCGGGTCCGGTCGACGACGCGCGCTTCATCGTCCCCGGTGGCCTGCTGCACCTGATCAACGAAAGGGCGGCCGCGCGACTCGCTGCGCTCGCGCCAGTACCGCCGACCTATTTCTTTCATGACGAATCGACGCGCCTGGCTGCCCTGCCGAGTGTGCGATCCTGGCTGCCGGTGGGCCTGGCCCACGTGGAGGGACACAGGTACCGCGGTCTGTTTGTGTGCTGCGACGAGGGACACCCGATGTGGGGCGCCGTCGCGGCAGCCTGCGTCGATGCGGGGCGCACCGCAGCGGGCGACTGGCGCACAGCCTACAGCGAATGGTGGACCGCATATCCACATATGGACGCTCTCATGACCGCCTACAGAGAACAGCGCAACAACGATGGAGATGTCATAGACATCATTTCGTGGGCGACCGACGTCGCATTTGACCGCGACGCCCCAGGAAGCGAGATCATTCGCTGACCGGCAGACGGGGCCTTTTCGCGTTCTCCTTTTTTTTCATCCCCGCGTACCGCCAGGACGTCGATCCAAGCGGCCGCCGCGGCACAGCGCCAGTCGCCGGGGCAAAAGGTTGTGATTTCTCTTTTTTCTTCTCAATAAAAAAGCAACAAAGAGACAGAGGGTAAAAGGGTGGCGGCGACGGACGGCGAGGGCGCAAGGCCGGCGGGGAAAAAGAGGTCAAGGGAAAAAACAAGAGGGCAGGGGAAAATGTTGGCGCTGCCACCCTAGGACACACCTGCTTTGCCTTTATGTCCCAAGGCGACACGGGCTCGATGACGATGGTGCCGTCAAACCAGTGCGACGCCGCGTTGACACCGTCGACGGGCTCCACGAGCGGACCGGCGACCTGCGTCGCGTTGATCAGCACGAGGTAGACGGCGTCCCCCTGCGTCGAGATTGAGTTGCTCAGCGACACTGAACCGCGCGACATGGAGGTGCGTCGTCGCGCATGCGCGCCCGGTGCCGTGTCGACGGCCGCCCCGTCCATTCCCTGTCGAACGAAAACCCGAAAACAAGAATTAAAAAACAAGAATTAAAAAACAAGAATTCAATGAAAACAAATGGGAAAAAAGATAGGCCGTTGGCCGTGTCGCCAGAGGGCCCGTGGGGGCGTGGACAAAAACCGACAACAAGATCGGCCAAACACAACACAGAGACACATGATGACGTGCCCTCAAAAAAAAAAAAGAGAGGCGCCGCAATGGGCCAGGGCACCGTGTCTTTTGGTGCCATCGAAAGCATAGAAGAAGAGCGGCCAGCGCACCCAGCGACCGCACTCGGCACAGCGCACAACAGCGGCGACACCGGCACACAACACCGACCGCTCTAGTGGCGGTTCTCTTTTTTTTTCTCTCGGGTTTTTTTCGCCGTGCGCCTCGACAACGCAGGCGCGCCCGACCATCGACAGACGCAACAGGACACGAGGGGATAAAGGAGGGCGCGCGGCACACGACGACCAGGAAAAAAAAGAGAGAGAGAGAAAATTTGAAAGGGGGCAGAGGAAAAGCGCCGCAGAACCGGTCCCTTTGGATAGAGCGAAAGAAAGAAAAAAAACCAAAATGGGCGCACTCACAAGCCGTCCAGTCGCCGCCGTGCCGCCTCGCGCGCCAATCGTGCGACCGCCCCTGCACCCCGACATCATTCAGTTGATCAACTCTGTGTGCCGCATGCCGGCGCTGCAGAGCGTCGCACACGGCCGCACGCTCTTGGATGCCATACAGCGCGAGGCCTACCATCCGCTGCGTCTGGCGCCCGCCGTCATCACGAGCGTCGTGGTGCCCGTTGACGACGTCGCCGAGGGCACGGTGAGCGTGCGCGTCGTGCGCGCCCTCTGGGCCGACCCCGAGGGCGACTCCCTTTTGCCCGCCATCGTCTATGTGCACGGCGCCTGCGGCGACTTTGGCACGCACGAGCGTCTCATGCGCGCACTGGCCGACCGCACCGGCGCCGCCGTCGTCTTTGTCGACTACGAGAGCGCGCCCGACGCCCCGTGGCCGGCAGCCGAGCGCCAGGTGTTTGGCGTCGTCGCGTGGTTGGCGGCGTGCGGCGACCGCGTCGGCGTCGACGGCACGCGCATGGCACTGGCCGGCGACGGTCTCGGCGCCCATATCGCAGCGTCGACGGCCCTCTTGGCGACGGACGACCCGGACATCGGGCCGCGCATAAAGGCCCAGGTTTTGGTCTGTCCCGTTTTGGATACACCCCAACATCTGCCCTCGGACGCCGAAAAGATCTGTCTGCCGTGGACCACACAAGAAGCCTTGGCGCGCACGTGGAGCGCCTATGCGCCCGACGCCTCGCGGTCGCCCCTCTCGGCGCCGGCCTCGCGCATGCGCCTCCTGCCGCCGACCTTGGTGGTAACGGGCGACCGCGACGTGGCCGCGCCTCACGGCCGCGCCTACGCCGACGCCTTGATTTGCGCAGGCGCGCCCGTGCAGGCCGCCTCGTATAGCGATGGCTTGCACGATTTCTGGGTGCTGGACGCTCTGGCCGACACACCGTCTGCCGGGGCCGCTACAGACCTCGTGGCCCACTTTGTCGCCGACGCCTTTTCGCGCTGACGCTCCCTTGCCCACGTCCTCGTCTTTTTTCCGCTCTTTTTTTTTCCTTTCACCCCAAAAAAAGGGGACCGCTTTTGTTTCTTCCCTCTCGACAGCAGATGCGAAAAAAGGAATGCTTCCGTCCCCGCTCGATCTTTTAATGTCCTTTTTTGAGCAGTCGCACTTTTCTTCTGGCCACGGCCAAAGGTTGGGGGCGACAAAAGGTCGTCACAAGGCGCAACGACGCCCCACGAGGATAGCAAAAAAGATCGGCTCCGTGGGTGGCGACAACACGGTGCTTTGCCAAAGGCACAACAACGACAAAAGAATAAAAAAAATAGTCGACAGCATTTTCTGCTGGCCACCGGTTGGATCAGGCTGGGGCGCGAGGAAATGAGTTTCTTGCGCACGCCACAAAAAAGACACCCGCAACGACAAGGGCTCCGCCAACACGCTAGCGCTTCGACCGACAGCAACACTCACAACACGCAAGACATCAAGAGCGCAATGCAAAAGACCCCCGAGGCTGAGAGCACGTTGAGCACCCGAGACGCCCAAGAAAACACTGTTGGGGAGGATTCAACTGGCCTCGGCGGGCGTCGTGCTCAGGCCGACCACAATGATAACGGCAGCGACGACGACTACATCGACATCCACATTCGCGTGCCCAAGGCCAACGCGACAAAACTCCTTGAGAACATGATGTCCGAGTATTCCGAGGACGCCTGCTGTGCCCGGTGGGCCACCGACATCGACATTGACATTGACGCCGACGCACGCAAGCGTCTGGCACCCGGCGGCAACGTGGCCCGCCACAGTCGCGAGATGCTCAACGTCGCTCTCGCCCAGATCCACCGGCATTGCGGCGGCTGGTGGTCGAATCGCGGGCCGCGCGTCGACCAACAAAAAGCCTGCGACCTGGCGTTTTACCCGCTCGACGAGTGGGTCGCCCTGCCCGTGCCCCATGACATGCGCGACAGCGTGGCCTATCCAAATGCCGTCATTGAAGAGAGACCGTCCGACTGGCAGAGCCCCGTCTTGGACGAGTCGACCGACCCCTTTGCGTGGTGCAGCAAATGGAGCGACGGCACGCTCCTTGCCGCATCAACCGACTCTTTGGACGCTGTTCGTGGGCACGCCGAGACGACTGACACGACGGCAGTCGCTGCCGAATCTGCGTCTCCTCCTGGCGCCCAAAATGCCGACGCCGCTTGCCCTGTCGTCGATCCCCTACCAAATGAATAAAAAAAGGGGCATTACGGACGCCCTTTTTTTTCGTCTAAAACAACGCAGCAGGTCAGGCCCGTGCCAATTGTTTTGCACGGGGGCGGGGCCCGCATTCTTTCTGTTTGCATCTGCGCATGGAAAAAAAAGAAAGAGTTGCGATGAAAAGACCGGGACTCTAGGATCGGGCGTCCCGACGGTTCATTCGAAAGAGTATCGAGTGCGTCTTTTCTTTTGTGATGATGCAATCGCGCGCCGGTCTGCCCGCAGCGCCAGGCGATTCGAAAAAAATCCCGCTGGTGAGGAGGCCAAAAAAGTAGGGGAAGGATGTCGAGGGCTGATACAGAGGCTCACCGACAAAACAGGTCGGCGCAATGCCGACAGACAGAAAGAGAGACCCAGCGCGAATCGCAAGCGCCTGCGCGAGCGCTGCCAGACAGCCGAGTTTGTATTTTTAGGCCCATAAATTGTGTGTGTGTCCCCAAGAAAAAACTCGGAATGAAAAAAGAGACAGACTTCACCAATGACGGGCAAGGCGAGCCGACCGAAGCCACAAGGCTCTTGCCACCGGCGTCGTCGCCACCAGGACGCCCCTATCGCACAGACGACGCTATATCGCACACAACCCCACGGCCTGCGACGCTGCGCGAATGGATGCGTGACCGCGTGTGGGCCGTCTCGGTGTGGATGACCGTGGCGGCGGGCATCTACTGGGTGGCGACGCTGGTGCCCACCTACGCCGTGTTTACGCTCACCGGCGAGATTGCCGACCGGCCCGGCGACGGTGCCTACACGACCAAGGCCTTGATGTCGATCGCGCGCGGCGTCGCCATGCCCCTCGGATTTGCCTCGACCCTTTCGGGCACCGTCAGGCGCGCAGTGGTCGGGGGCTGGCGCCGCCCGGTCGGTTTGGTCGTCTACTCGCTCTTGTTTACGGGCGTACCCAACCTGCTGTTTGCCGTCGACGATATCACGGTGCGCGTCGGCAGCCGCTTTGTCGGGTCGCTCTTTTTCTCCTGGGCCTTTTGCGCCTACATCGACTATGCACAGGGGCGACGCGCGTCCGACGTGATCATGCCCATCGCCACGGCGTGCATGCTCTTGTCGGCACCACTGTCGCGCGCCTTTTCGCCCCTTGTCGGCTACTACATCCTCGGCCTGTGCGCGGTTGACGACGGCAACAACTGTTTGGACATGATCGATCATCCTGGCGCTCGCGATGGTCAACGACAATTGTATCAATGGATGCCGGCCATGGTAAGCCTGCTCTTGTTGGTCCCCATGATTGTCGGCGCCGTGGCCTTGGGGGCCAGCCCGCCACCCAACGAGATTGACCAACAGACGCGCATGCGCCGCGCGACCGTGTCGGCAGCGGCCGACCGCGCCTGGCTCTGGCGTCACTGGGCGCCGCTGGCCGGCATGTCGGCGTCCAATGCCGTGCTCCAGTCGGTGCGCGTCGTGAGGGACGTCTTTGCTGCCGATCTTTTGGGCGCCGACGCCCCGTGGTGGCACTGGCTCCTGGCCGACGTACCGGCCTGCATCGGCGCCTGTTTGTTTTATGCGCCGTTTGGTCTCATCGGCGGCCACCGACGGGCCTTTCTCGTGGTGACCTCTCTGGGTCTTGTGTCGGCCGTGCTCATGTGCGCAGCCGGCGCACTGGCCCTCACTGGCATCGTGTCGCCGCTGGCCTTTTTGATCGTGAGCGGCGTCGGTTATTTTGTCGCCGTGGTGCCCTTTGCCGGTGGCGGCGTCGTCTTTGAGCGGCTCATCGCTGCGTCGCGCATGCCCATCGACTCGATGCTGGTCAACGTCGCCTGCCAGTTGCCGGCCTATGCGGCCTCGCTGGCCGTCGTTGTGGCGACGCCGATGGCCGCCGATATGGGCACCTACTTTAATTGGACAACGCTCCTCGGTGGTAGTGTCCTGATCGTATCGTACCTGTGGACGGCGGCCTCGGGCTGGCGCGTGTTGGCGCCCGACGACGGCGACGCACCGCCACACAAGGCCGCAAACACCACAGGCGACACGATCTAGGATAGTCTCGACGTGTGGATCTCTTTTCTTTCGGGCGCTCGACCTGCGGCGGCCAGCGCCGCGGACACTGCCACCGCGGCCAAAATGTCGTCCAACCCAATGCGCGCGTCACTGTTCGGATGGAAAAAAAAAGAACAACAGAAAAACCCACTGGCGACCAGAGAAAAGGGATTATGGGATGCGTTCAAAAAAAAAGACAATTTATTCATTTTCGTCGCGGTGGCAGTGGCCCGTGAGTAATGCTCGCTCGTGGCTGGTCTGCCGGGGCCCTTGGCCGGCCGGTTGGCTGCACTTTAGGGGGAATGTGTGGGGTTCGCGCAGACGCACCAAGAGGAAGAAAAATTCCGACAACAAAGTCTTGAGGACGCGAGCGAATAATTCAAACCATTTCGTACATTCCGACTCGGGAGCGAGTGCGAACTCACACGCGAGCGCGACCAATTCGCCCCGCGCTCGCACATGGATTCGGGTCTGGATAGCCGGTTTTTTTGTCCGACTCTTTTCGTTTTCTTTTTTTTTTGCATGTCGGCGTTGTGCTGTTTATTGACAGACGGTTCGACCGCCACCGGCGCCGACCGAAATGACAGTCGGCCGGCCATTCCGGTCGAAAACAGAGCAACCGGCTAGTTTAAGGGTGACCGGTCACTACCCGCGAGCACTGCGCGCGGGCCAGAGCGAGGCCACGCGGAGCGCATTGTCCGCTAGCCAGTCGATGAGAGCGTCTGTTTCATCGGCATCGTCCGACTTGTTGGCGATATGAATCGCCTCGACGACGTCCGAGGCACCCAGCGCGTACCTGGTAAACAGATAATCTATGATGTCGTCGTGCTCTTCTTCCAGCGCGGCGGCGAGCGCCTTGGGTGCGTACGTGCCGCCATTGTCGGCGACAAAGGACACGGCGTCGAGGTCGCCCGAAGACGCGGCCACTTGGAGGGCGTTCCAACGGCCAAAGTCGGTGCGGCCGGCCTCGTGAAGTAGGCGCACGACCTCGCAGTGACCCTTGGCCAAGGCACCACAGGCGGCAGGCGCACCGACAAAGTGCGTCGCGTGCGGGTGGCCGATGAGCCACCGAACGACCTCGGTCTGGCCTCGTTTGGCAGCCGCCCAGGCAACTTCTGTGCTGCACCATCCGACCACGCGAGGGCCGTCGGGCGCTCCGGTGGCGCCTTCGACAGGCTCTCCAGCGGCCCATCGCACGACGTCGAGACTGCCGGCACCCGCCGCGATGGCCACCTCGTCAGATGAAAGCGAGTAAAGACCGAGGCGCGCGACCAAGTCCAGCATCGGCACGTCGTTGCGTCGGGCAAGGGTGTGAATCGTGGGCCATAGAACATAGCGGAGCCACGGTTTGGCAACGCGCACAGTCCACTCGACGAGTGCCCCATTGCCCTTGTTGACGGCATCGTCCACGCACGCACGACCGGGACGGTGGCGACCGTCGCACCCAACGTGGGCGAGCCATTCGAGCACGTCGACCCGCCCAGCACCAAAGGCCGCCTTGCCGACACTCGGCGAGCACTCGCACTTGGGCCCAGGTCTGCGAAATGTCTCGTGTAGATGAGCGACAACGTCGACAGTACCGGCGCGCGCGGCAGTACACAGGGCCTTGTTGATGTGTGCGCGAAAGCGGCCCCAACGATCGAGTGGGTCGTCCTTTGGGGCGCCGTGCGACGGCAGCCGAGATCTGCGGTAAACGAAGTCGGCCAGGTGTTCAAAGGTGTCATCGCGGTCATCATCGACGCCGTTGCCACTACGATTCGTTCTGGCGCGCGAGCCGTCCTCCCGGTCGGCCTCGTCAGATGAGCCAGCGCCGGCAGAACCGACGTACGGTCGGTCATCAAACGGATGGGAATCGCAGAGGATGGCCGATACCCATTCGACCGTGGAGATCGACTCGGTCTCGGCCGCAAGAGGCAACAGGGACCAGCAGGGCGTGTCGCCCCGTCGCTCAAACGCGGCACGAGCAACGTCGGACGGTGCACGACTTGCGATGAGCGCCTGCGGCGAGATACGCGCCACGGCAAAGTCGACCGGCGAGTAGGCCCAAAAGAGGCGCGTCGCCATCCTGCACGCGACAAATGTGGCGCCGTCGTCGATCAAGGCGAGCACCGCAACGAGTATCTCGGGTGGCAGGATTTGAATCCAACACTTGGGGTCCACCCGACTCTTTTTGGCCGGCCGGCCACAGCGCGCTCCGTCACCGTGTCGGTCGCCATCGTCGTCGAGGTAAAGTTGGACGCCATCGCCAGAGCAGGCCCGTAGAGTGGATCGGACCGCATTGTCGCAGTGTCCGTCCGCGTCGATAGCGTCTATTGAGAGAGTGTGCGCCGGCCGCTTGCCGACAACAGGTGCGCTCATGGCAATGTCTCAAAAAAACGCAAACAATAAATCAAACGAGAGAAAAAAGAAGAAGAGCCAACACAAACAATGCGTGCCCAGAGCGGCGGCCACAACGCAAAGGGCTGTGCGCCCAATCCGTGCAAAACTCGCGGTCATTCGATGCCCCAAAATAACAACACCACATGATTGGTCGGTTTCGTATCAAGGAACCGCGACGCAAAAAGGTGCTGGTAAAAAAGGCGCGATCGCCGCGCGCCGCGGGTATCCTCGTCAACCGCACCCAGCACAACTCTTTTTTTCCTTGCCCGACCCGAGACCTCACTAGGCACGCACGCACACGCGCAGCGACCCTCGGCGCTTTGAAAAGGATACGCTCACGGCAAGCGGCGCATCGAGGAACCAAAGCCCACTATCGAAAAAAGGAAAAGAGAGGAAAATGATGACCGTCGCACGGCCGGCGCCGGCCGCCTCATACACAAAAAGGACGCGTTGGGCGTCAATACGGCGCACCAAGAAGAATGCGGATAAAAGCGCGGTCGCAATTATGGCAGCGCCCGAGCACCAACAACAAAAACGACGACAACAAAAGGACCAACACGAGGTCGACGCGCTGCTTGTACGCTGTGACGGCACCACAACGACAGTGACGGTCGACCGACGCACGGGGCGGGGCATGGCCGAGGCCCTCGGCTGCGTCGGCATCTGCCGCTGGCCCTATGCCTACACGCTCGATACGGTGGTCGCCCGCGGCGGCCGCATTTATCGATACGACGTGTGGATCGACGGAGAGGCCAGTCCCATTGCGGAACTGGGCACGGTCAGGCGCCCGCGCGCTGGCCCCGACAATCTTTATGCATCGCTGGCGGCACATCCGCTCAACGAGGTGACCGACCACGTCATCGGCGGCAGTGCGCTGTTGGTGTCGATCGTCGATGAGGGCCCCGGCCGGCACCTGAGCAGAACCGACTGGGACCACATTTGGGCGGCCGTATCTTGTGGCGCCGATTCCTGCGACACCGACGCCGGCGAACTAGTAGTCGCCAACTGTCACGGCCCGACGGCGCTGTGTCGACGCGCCGGGCGCAAGCGATCTTTCTAGAGATGAGACGATTGTTCTAAATAATTTTTCCTTTTTTTTTGTGATATCTTTTCCTTGTCTGCAACAAGAAATCCAAAAAACACACGGAGCCCTCTATTTTTTCGTGTTTTCTCTTTTGCCTCTCGCTGCGGACGCGGATGATTCGCGGCGGGCCGAGCGTGTCGGCACGCAAAGAAAAATCGAGGCGCGCCAACAAGCGCACCCAACCCAAAAAGGGTCGACACGCGAGAGAGAGAGACCGCCGACGCCAAAGGGACACCCAGCAGAAACACACAAGACACGACGACGACGAAAATTACAACAAAAAATCAAAAGATGGATGAGCGCCAAAATGCATGGCACGTGGTGGGTCGAGGTGCCACGGGCACCGCCCTGTGCAGGCGCGACCGCGACCCCAACGGTCGAGCAGTGTGGCGTGTGCGGTGCGAGACGCGACGGCGCGTGCCCAATCCGCAATGGCACGGCGCCGGCCCACTGCCCCTCGGCGCGCGATGGGCTGGCGACACGCGCGACTCGACCCACTTGGTCGAGATCAGTGTGCGCGAAACTCTTGTCCCAGGGCCGTGGCACGCGCGCCCGTCGGTGGACCTCGTCGTTGCCGCACTTGCCGCGGCCGACAGCACGCCATCCATCGCCGGGTGCCTACCCAAACCCTACGAAGAGGCCAAAGAGCGCTAGTCGACACAAAAACCGAGTGAGACGGAACCAGGCCCAATGAGATAAAAAAGGAAAGACGCCGGGCGCCGTCGTGGCGCTTTGCGTCTGCACAAACCTCTCGACAAGAGGCGACTTGCCGCTTTTTTGTTGGCCCTTGTTTGCACCGCGTCCGATAGAAAAAAAAACAGAGTGATACGCACGGCGAGCAAAGGGCGAGGCTCACCCAGAAGCGCGCAGCGAAAAGAAAAAAGGGACTGCGCCACGACAAACGGCAAATCTATTTTTTATTTCGAAAAAAAAATGAAAATTAAAACTCGATACATTCGATAGACACGAGACAGGCATTGGGAGGGGGGGGGGGCGCAGAGAGTCGGGGCCAGATTGTAGACGCCGACAAGCGACAAGGCTGGCAAAAAAGAGCAGACGGGCGGAGCGCGTGGGAGCCTAGGGACCGAGTGACGGCGCAGCATAGGGCATGACCTGGAGGTCCCAGGTGTCGTTGCGACGGCGCTGGGCGACGAGGGTGACGCGCGTGGTGGCGTCGCACGCACAGGCGTCGTACGCGGCGATCACGCGGTCACAGTCGATTCCCGTCACGCACGCAAAGGACTCGATGCCGTACGGAAACCAAGGCTCTTTGCGGCGACACAGCCAGATGAGGCGGTCTGCTGTGGAAAGGCCACGGCGCGATATCATACCTTCCGACGTTACCACAAGGTGTACGCCCAGGTTTGCGATTTCGTCGATCAGAGGCGCGCTTTGTTCGGTAGCCCAGTAGAGGTCGTCCACAAGCACGAGGACGCCTTCGTGAGCATACGCGCGGACGAGCGGTCCGACGGCGCCCCACATGTCGCCAACGTCAGAGTCGCCAAAACGATGCCCGTCGTCGGTGCGCGTGGCCTCGTAATCAGAGATACCGAGACCCGCAAACACCTGGCCGAGGTCTCCGTCGTTGGACACAACGCACACGACGTGCTTGACGCGCCTCTTTAGGACGCGGGCGATGCGCACGGCGATGGTGGTCTTGCCCGCGCGGCGCGCGCTCTGCACGCAGGTGGCAGACCCGCGGTCCGGTCGACGCACGTGCGAGACACCGCGCCAGGCCAGGTCGCGCGTGCCAAAGTGCGCGTCTGCGATCTCTGACCACGCCGTCAACAGGCGGCGCGCCACACGGCAGAACTCGGGCGAACCGCAGAGCGGCGCGTACGCCGAGCCGAGCCACGCGCGCAGGACCTCGACGTCGGTCACGTCGTCGTCCTCGTTTTTTTCGTCCGTCAAGGCGGCCTCGGCCGCGCGCAAGGCCTCGCCGACGAGATGATGCCAAAAGACCTCTTCCAAGGCCAACGATGGTAAATACGCAAAGATGCCCATGATCTCTATGGACTCTCTGTCTGTGGGCAGAGGCCATGGGCACATGCACGCGGCGGCACGCCCAAGATGGGCCACGCCCAGATCATAGTGCATTTTTTTTCTCTTCTCTCTTTCCGTTCTTGTTGGCCACGCGGAGCCAACGCGCGAGTCGTGTGTGCGCGCGACGTCAAACCGCCCTTTTTTCTTTTTGGAACAAAGGAATGGCCACGCGACAGAGGACCTTGTTGTGCTCTTGCCGTTCTCCCGAGCAGGCGGCGCCAGTCTAGTGGGGCGCAGAGCGGCAGATTGCAACATAGAATCCATGCCAATCTATTTACCGAAAAAAAAGGCAATCGCACGGCGAATAAAAACCAGACCCATCGAGCGACGCGAAAAATAGGTCTAGCCAGTTGCTGCCGCGACAACAACTGGCCCCCAACATGTTGCAAGTCGGCAATGGAACCCAGGGCGCGCGTCGTCAGCGAGCCCGAGTTGTCTCGTGTGTGTGTCCTCGATCGTGTTCTTTTTTCCCATTGGACCAATATTTTTGTAGACAAAAATGTCAATGGCGCAAGGAGGGTACGATCGCGCTGCACGCGAGCGACGCAGCAGACAGACGCAAAGAGGGACAACTCATGACAACGTCGCCGGCGCGCGCAGACGCGCCACGGCCAGAGGCGCCAACTGGTGGCACAAGAGTTCGGGTCGTCGGGCGACGACCAACGGGTCGACGCCGACGCCCCACACGGCGGCGGCCTCGACCAGGCGCGCCGAATCGCGCAGGCGCCCGTTGGGCAGGGACGGCGCTCTGCACGTGCGTTGCCACGCATAGGCGGCGGCCCGGTCGAGCACATCGCGCGATACCAGACCGAGATCAAGAGGGCCGTTGTAGGCGGCAGCGGCGGCCTGCACCAACGAAGTTTGTGCCTGGCGCCTTGCGGACGCGCCCGCGAGGCGCGCGTCGATCTGACCGGCAAAGAGTCGCACAGCGAGCGCCAGATGGCACTCGTCCACCTGTGCGCCGTACAGGCTGGCGTCATCGACGGCATTAGCGTTTTCGCGTCCGATCAGCGTCAATGCGTACTGGACGCCTGAGGGCAGGGCCAGCGACGACGGCACCGGCACCATGAGGGCGTCGATTTGCGCTGCGCCGGTCGGCAGAGGCTCCAACAAGAGGGACGAGAGCGCGTCCAGCGGCACGGGCTCCTCCCAAGGCGCCGGGCGCGCCAGCGACGCCAGAAAGGGCGCCACCCGGTCGATCAACGGTTGCAGTGCCGGCGACACGGAAAAAGGAGGGGCCGCCACGTGCATCCGGTACCGGAACCGGTGGGCGTCATCGGGCATCGATATGGCCGACACCAGAGGACTGTGGCCGGGCTGCGGCGTCAAGTTGACGAGCATGACCCACGCCTCACTGTCCACGTAAAAGCGCAGCACATAGTAGGCGCCAGTCGGCGTGCAGGCAAGGCTCTGGGCGAGGTCGCGGGCATCGGTCGCGAGCGTCAAGGCAGACGGGTCCATTGACGCGAGGGCAGCCTGCCGGCGGACGGCCTGGCCGAGCGCCATGCCCAGCGACTGACCGGCGATGGCCGGGCCCGAGACGGCGCTCTCGTCCTCGATCCGCGCCATGTGGCGACCCGCCGTCGCAGGCTCCATCTCAGCATAGACCGCCTGCACGTCGGCAAAGGTGGGCGGCCAGCCCGATATGCGCCCGGCGCGCGCCGCCTCGGCCACGACGGCCGCCGCGCCACTTCCCCATGTGAGCGACTCCCACAGGCTGTCGTAGGCCTTGCGAAGCCGCGGATAAAACCCGCCGCCTCGACGCGCCGCCTGCGTGCCCGATTCAATGTGGCCAGCGGCGAGGCGCACGATCTCGCCCAAGTCCTCTGCATTGGCCGTGCCACTTTGCAGGCGATCGATCCGTTGGTCCAACGTCTGGACGTCGCGCTCGTGAATGTCGGATGCATCCATAGTGTCGCCGTCATCACCGCCCAAATCGTCAAGCAAAGCCTGTTGGTCTGTGCGCGGACGCTTGGGTCCCATTTGGTCAGGCTCAACCTCTTGCTGCCCGTCTTGACTGTCGTCGACGTCTTGGACCATGCGGTCCGCGTCGCTGATGGCGGTCGGCGATCTCACGCGCTTCATTTTGCGCGGACGCCTTGTCTTTGTGCGCTCCCAAAAGATGGAAAAAACAGCAATAAAATTTGCGCAAGATCGCCGGGTGCACTTTTTTTTCTCTTTACGATTGTACACACAGACAAATGGTGCCACGCAGGCGCGCGGCCGGTGCTGCGCGGCATCATGCGCGCCCTTTTTTCTTTACGTACAATAAAAAAAGGCTGTGGGGACGTTGGGAGAGCAACAAGAGTTGTTGTTGTTTTTGTTGTTGTTGGCGGTAATGGGATCAATCACTTTCCGAATCGTAATCGCTTTCCTCGTCGTCTCCATGACAAGGGAAGCAACACTCGATCTGCGCCTCGTGCCTGCGCAACAGGTCCATAATGGTGCGACTGCCCTTTTTCGCGGCGGCGTAGAACGGGTGGACGGACCACGGTCCCCACGGCTCCCACGTCGAACCGTTGGCGAGCGCAAAGGAGAGACAGGCACGATCGCGCGCCTGCACGGCATACTGAATCATCGAATCGCGCTTGTACGGGCCGTTGACGGCAACATCGATGGCGCAGATTGCCACGTGCCCACAGAGTGCGGCGTCGCCCTGCAGACAGACGCCGTCGAGTGCTCCATGTTTGCGCAGCACCTGGACGACGTCATAGTGGCCCCCGCGTGCCACGTGCCGCCACAAGTCATTGACGTCATAGAGACCACACGGCGTGGGCGCCGCTCTGTACAGGAATGAGTTCCGATCGGAGGGGGCGGGTCCACAAGGCGTGTCGCACGGGTGGAGGCATCGGTCGGCGCCCACCGCATAGAGGCGTCGCAAAAAGGTCGCATGGCCCTCGTTGGCGGCCACGGAAAAGGCGGCGGCGGTGCAGTGCGCGCTCTGATCCACGTGTTGTCGAAGCCAGTCGACGACACCCCAGTCGCCCGATTTGGCAGCCGCATCGGCCACCTTTTGTACATTGGCGCGTATCGCGTCGGCCGCGCCAAGGTCCTCGGCCAGAGACGACCACACGTAGGCGAGCACGTCGATCCGACCAGCGGCAGCAGCGCCGGCCATGGCCTCCACGACATGGGCGGGCGTCAACAGACCGCGCTGCCGGCAATAGGCCAGGCGCCCGATCATGCCCTTGTGTGCCATGCTGCGCACGACATGGGTCGCGGGAGGCTGCCCGGAATTGTCGACGACCCAGCAAAAGACATCATCACAAGGGGCGTCGCTGAGCAGCGACCACAGCATATGGCCCGTCGGGTTGCGAAATTCTTCTTCACTCAGGCGGTGCACCAAGAGCGCATCGTAGGCGCGATCAGGGTCGTCGAAAGCGTCGACCGTGGACAATGGCCACGGACTCGGCCGCGCGCCTGTTGATACGGCGAGCGCGGCGTCGAGCACCGGGACAGTCACGCCGCCGTAGCGAGAGACCGAATAGCGGGAGATGTGGGCGGTGTCAATAATGTCACTCCACCGCGCGAGGATGGCCACGGCGCAGTCGCGCTTTGACAGGTTAAAGGCAGCCTCAAAGGCGTCGTCGGCAGCCTCTCGGTCGTCGCATCGCGCAAGTATCCATTTGACCGCTGCGGTGGCGCCCGATGCCGCGGCCGCGCGCAAAGGACGGCACAGGACCTCGGGGTCACGTCCATAGCACCGCGCATAGACCAATTCCATGATGTCGACGTTGTCGGTGCGCGCCGCCATGCGCATGGCGCGGTTGTCCCAATCGCGGCCGCATGCAGAGTGATCTTTACTTGCGCCACCGCCGTTGTCGCGACAGACGAGGGTGTCGACTCTATCCAAAATGTCGTCATTATCGTCATTATCGTCGTCGTCGCCATTGTTGTCGTCATCGTCACAATCGTCGCCGTCGTCATCGCAACAGATGCCGCTTTCAGCGGCCTGGCGATGATCGATTTCGTACGCACGATCGAGGACAATGCAGACGGCGTCGATGCGCTTGCTCGATATGGCGTTGGCGAGCGTCTCTTTGAGGATGACGGCCTCGCGCTCGTCGACGAGCCACCGCATGAGGTCGACCTGGCCGCCCTTGGCGGCGGCGCATAAGGCCTCGGTGGGACAGCCACCGCCAATCGACCTGTCAAGAATCCACTCGACCAGCGCACGATGGCCGCCCTTGGCCGCGGCGCGCAGGCAGTGAATGTCGATGCGCCACGGGTCGACGCCGTGCCAGTAACAAAGACCGTCGAGTGAGCCCATGCGCGCGAGAGCCTTGGGCGCGAATCGGGCAAAGTGGAGGCGGCCGCGCTCCTCGATGGTGAGAACGCCAAAGCGACGCGACGCGAGCACAGCAGAGGCGTGATCGCGCGGGCCAAGCCACGAGACGACGGCGGCAATGACCTCGGGCGGCAGCGAGGCCATGTCGACGCGGCGGCGGCGCATCTTGTGTATGGCCTTGGTCTTGGCCAGCAAAGACAGGGCCAGGGGCCAAAAGAACAGTCGCCGAGGCCAAAAGAAGGTCGGCAGCGAGATGGGAGAAGGAGAAGGGAAAATGAAAAATGATGCTTTGACAGAGAAGAATGGTATAGTGCCCAAAAGTACAGTGTGACGACATTTTTTTCACGCATGAACCATCTCGTTGCTGTCGACACCAACCAAAGGAACAGAAAAACACCCACAAAAATAGCGCCCAATCGAACTGTATTTTTTTGTGGCAAAAGGTTGCGTGTGGTTGTAGCCAGTAAATGAAAAGCGAGGCAAGATGCGAGCCTCTTGGCGGGCGCATAAAAAAAGAGGGCGCGTTGTTGTCGGGTGTGTGTGCGCGCTCGCCTCTACCCTGCAAACCCAACGGGCAATACCCTAAAAAACAAAAGAGGAAGAGAAACAAAAGGAGATGAGTGTCGCTCCGCGATCATTTGGGTGGATGGCCGACAAGAGGCTCAAATCCTTCTGGCAACACGACCGGCAGTTGCTCGACCTCGATTACAACATCATGGACAGAATTGAGGCGGCGTGTGCCGCGCTCGGCCGGCCGTTGCCCCGATGTGGCCCACCTAAAGATCGTTGGCACGTGGGCGGCATGGACCAGGCGATGGCGCGAATTCGAGAATTGCGCACACACACCAATCGACAGGCTCCAGAGCGCCCCGCAGGCGCCGATCATAATGCCTGCCTCGGACATCGACCCGACAACGCACCAACATCGGCGAGTGCGCTCTTTGAGCGATGGTTCAACGCCAATGGCGCGCGATCGCACGGAATCGATCCAGAGACCATGACGGCCAAGGAGGCATGGGCGTACATGCAATCAAGGCCGACGTCGCCGCGCGCGCCACGTTGGTGCACGTCTTATTGGGACGCGTTGTCCCAACACGCTACATCTGGCGCATTGTCGGCCGTCGTACCGCGTCGCACGCCGGATGGGTCGTCTGTTTCGACGATCGACCTTTTCAGGCGTGCCACGGGCACATCGACCGAGTCACGCGGTCAGCGGCTCTATGCCGAGATCATGTCGGGTCTGGAGCGCAGCGGCACATGGCAGTTTGCCAAAAAGTGGGCCGAATCGGGCGCACCGCAGCGCGTGGTCGACCTCGATCGCGTGGGCCCATTCCTCCGTGACGTCTGCACTCTCTTGGGCGACACGGTCGAGCGCGATCGCGCCGATGCCTATCGGCACGGTCCCGAATGTGCGCGGTTGTTTGGAGCCGCCGTTGTCACGGCAGCACCATCCATTTTGGATCGCGATGCTGCCGTCGAGTCATCTGTCTGTGACGCCTCTACTACAGGGCGGTCCAACGAGCCGGCGCCCGTCGCCGCCAAGCAGTCATCGACCATAGAGAGTAGGCGCGACAGCGCGCCGCCTCTTCCAGACTCTAACGGCCATCTTGCTGTGGGTCTGGCAAAGGACGTGCCCAGGCAGGATCGCCCTTGTGGTGCGCTATCGCCGTCTGCAGAGCCGCCTTTGCAAACAAAAGAGCACGATGCCCGACGCTTTTGCTTTCTGTTGAGCGAAGACGATCCGCTCGATGAGACAGACACCGACGACGACCAAGAAGATTGTGAGGCTGACAACCACGACATCGACCTCGATGATCAGCCGTCCGCTGCCGCCCATTTCCACAAACAAACCGGCACCGCGGTAGAGGAACAAAAAGCCGGGAATTCGTCGCCTTTGTCTGAACACGACCGATCGGACGCACCTCGCGTGAGCGACTGGAGCGCCGACGAGGTGGGCGACTGGGTGGCGACTTGCGACGGCGGATATTTGGCTGGTTACCGCGAGACCTTTGTCGAAAACTGCATCACGGGCCGTGATCTTCAAGACATTGCCAGCCGAGGTCTCGTTGACTGTCTTGAAATTCTCCAGCAGATGGGCATCGACAGGACGGGCGACGCACTCGACCTCTGGCGGCTCATCGGCGATCTCGTCGCTACGTGCTCTTGTTCTTTCCCGCCAAAGCCGGCAACCCAGTCTCCAGAGGCGCCCTTGCCCTCGTCGTCGACCTTGCGCTCTGTCGCCGGGAGCACAAAGAGGCGATCAGAGGCGCCAACGAAGCCCGACGCCAAAAAGCCGAGGACGGCAGGCGACGAACATTTGCCTCGTGGCTCTGCAACGAGAGAGACGAGCAACGCCGCCAAGGATGCGCCGTCCAAATGTGCAAGATGTTCTGCGTCTCCTGTGCCAGGGCATACGCTCTGCGAGCCCCACCGACTGGCGCAAAATGCGCGGCAGCGCGAGTATGACCGCAAGAGGGCCAGGTCAAAGCAGCAGCGCGTCGGCCAGCGCAACAAGAGGCAAAGGAAGGCATGGGCTGTGCAAAAGCATAGAGGTATCGACGGCACCGCCGACGCTCATGGTACCTCGCACACCGCCCAGACCCACTCGACAGTCTATGCGAAGCAGCCGCATGGCGACGCTCAGCGTCAGCCTGAACCGCACCACACGCCCAAAGGCGTCGATGAGGCCCCTGGGATCGCGCACTACTTTACCACCCGCAGTGCGCCTCTTGCTGTCGCATCTAGATACAGCGGCGACGGATATGGACACCGTCAGGCAGTGAGCGTGCAAGGTGTATCGGACGACCAACAGATGCACACCGACCCGCCGACGTCGACCATTGGCATCACGCCACTCGATCAAGCGACGCCCATACTCACTCCCTCGGACGCGCACGTGGTCGATTGTGCGACGACCAAGGCCAGAGACGAAATCGAGAGCGTCGGACAAGGGGCACCGACCAAGAGAAAACGGGTCGATCAAGAGACCATCGACGACGAGGGCACCGAGACCGAGGACGAAGAGTTGCCCAACAAGCAAGGCGCGCCCCCGTCGCCCATCGAGGTCGATTATCCGCCGATGACACCAAGGGATCTGCTCGCCCTCTGGCCCGAGAGGCGGCGTACTTTTGCACAGCACACCGCCACAGATGGCGGTGACAATGGCAATGACGACGACATCAAAGAGGACGACAATGCCGAATGCGATTGGTACGTTCAGCGCAATGTACAAGCCTAGACATTTTTTTTCTTGAAAAAAAAAAGAGAGAGGGTTGGACCAGATGGCGGCCGTGGCCAAGGGCGACAGAGAAAAAGGAGAGGGCCTAAAAGGCGGCGACGACAAAGGCGACGGCGGCGACGACAGAGAGGACAGGAGTGCGGCAGCGGGGGAGTGGACGGACGGACGGACCGACGACGCCAGACAGACGGGCAGACGGGCAGACGGGGGTCGGAAAGAAAAACAGAGGGACGGTCAATCGACCAGTCGCCGCGAAGCGGCCAAAGAAAAAAAAATTTGGGGGGTGTTTTTTGTGGCGGCGACGTGAAGGGGCGACGCGAGCCGTCGGACGGGGCGGATGGGCGGGCGAGGGCACCGACGCCGCTGACGGCAAATGGAGGGCGGCATTTATTGTGAGACGGCAGCCTTGACAGACAAAAGGAAAAAGACGAGAGAAAACCCGAAAAGAAAAAAGAGACGCCAAGAGCGCCCAAGATCCAAGAGAGGGGAGAAAAAGCCAACGACGGCGACAGCGCAGTGCGCGCAGACACAAGGGCTGTGTTTGTTGGCAAGGTGGCAAAATCATGCGACGACATGGCACGGCCGGCGGCCTGCTGGCGCTCGCGCACGCCAACAACACCCAACTCGGCCCTGTGAAATTTTCAGAGGTGCCAGGATATATGTAGGAAAAAACCGGGATAAATCAAGATATTTACAGATTGAAAAACCGGGATAAGAGGGGGCAGGAAAAGGCGTATTTTTTGGTGTGCCGTCTTTTTCTTTTTTTTTGCCGTCTTTGGTGCCGCCGTCAAGGTCTCGGTCCTTGTCGTCGTCGTCGTCGTCGTCGCGATCGAGCAGTCAGTGGGCTTGTTCTTTTTGCATGTCGGCCGGTCGGCGCCAAGGCAGGATCAGCGGTTGTTGTCGGTTTTTGGGAGGTTTGCGCTTTTTGGGGTCAGTGCGGCATACGCGCGCGACATAGGCGGCTCGGGGGCTTGTTGGGCCAAGATTTTTTTAGGAACAGGGTTTTATCCGGGATTTTAGGGTATGAAAAGGCAGGTTTTATCCGGGATTTTTTGTGGATATATCCAGGTTCTTTGGAAAATTCTGCGAGGGGGTCGGGTTGTGTGCGTGCGCGCGAGCGGCGGGGCGGCCTCGTTGTTGTGGGGGCACAATTTTGGAGGGTGGCGACAAAACTTGTCGTGTGTCTGTGCGTCGTCATCGCCACAGTCGTTGGTGGTCTGTATTTTTTTTTTCGGTAGGCTTTGCGGTCGTCAGGGGAGCGATGGCCTGCGGCCATTGGGCAGTGCGCATTTTCTCCCATGTTTCCCTTGCGATTTTCCGCAACTTTTTCTTTTTCTTTTCGTCTGCTCTCGGCGCCATCGCCAATGTGGCGGGCGGACGGGAACTCCCCCTTTTTGGCGACGCAATCTCTCTGTGGGAGGCCTCTCGGCCTGGCGACGAGGGCGCCCTCGTCGGCAAAGACGAGAAGAAAAGGACGTCAAAATTTTTTTCTAAAAAATGGCGCTTGGCGGCGACGGCGAATGAGGCGTCTTTTATTTTTTTTCTTTTGTCTATGGTGGGTTGGTCGTCTCTGGGCCTTGAGGGCGTCGGGCCGATGGCGCGCGTGCAGGTGCGCCTGTGTTTTCCGTTTGATTCTTTGGCGTCAGAGGGTCGGCGCGGTCGAGGGCGCGACAAAGGCAGATGGATTTCATGCGGCGGTCGAAAGGTCGGCGGTGGGTATCGTGGGCGTGCGACGACAGACAACCGGTACGGGGCGACGGACATCCGAAGAGAAAGAGGCGCCATTAACGGACGGGCGAGCAAGAATGGAGAGATGGGGCGAAAGAGGTCGGAGCAATGAGGCGGGAGAGGGAGGGCGTCGGTCGCGCGCGCACTCGTGCCAATAACAACAACGACGACGACGACGGCATCGGGGTGGTCACGAGAGAGGGTCAGAGAACAAGCCCCCAAGCGCCAAGAATGCGACGACAACGACAACGCGCGTTGGGTGTGCGCGGCAATGGTCGCCGATTTGCACGAGGAGCCTTGGCGTGGTCTGTGGTGGCGCAGACGTGCCCCTTGTGTGTGTCGGTCGACGACAAAGGTCGTCGTCTGCAAGGTCGGCGGCGGCGGCGAGTTTGGGTGGCGCGTCAAGGGCATCGTCGGCGCCGTCGTCTCTCTTTTTGCAGACATCGAGGTCCGGCGTCGTCTCTATCGTCGTGGTTGCCGTCGTCTCTATCGTGGTGGTGGTCATGACAGTCGGCATGAGGTGCGGTGGGCGGCACGGGGCGCCTTTTTCTGGGTGCCTTGGTGTCGTCCTCGGCGGCGTGGTCAAAGGCGACGGCGACGAGGAGGAGGAGGGTCCTTTTGTTTTTTTTTGAAAAAAGGAGAGGGTTGGACCAAATGGCGGCCGTGGTCAAGGACGACCGAGGAAAAAAAAGAGGACCACAAAGGCGGCGGCGGCGACGACGACAAAGACGAGGACGACAGAGACGACGGGAGGGAGGGGGGAGTGGACGGACGGACGGACGGACGACGCCAGACAGACGGACGGGTAGACGGCGTGGGAAAGGAAAAAAAAAGAGAGACGGTCAATCGATCAGTCGCCGCGAAGCGGTCTCAAAGAAAAAAAATTTTGGGGGTGTTTTTTTGGTGCGTGAGCAGCGCAAAGAGGCGACGCAAGCCGTCGGACGGGGCGGATGGGCGGCTGAGGGCACCGACGCCGCTGACGGCAAATGGAGGGCAGCATTTTTTTGTGGCGTCCTTTGCAGACAGAGGGGAAAAGGAAGAGGAAACCCCGAAAAGGAAAAAGATAACGTCGACAGCGCCCAAGATCCAAGAGGGGAAAAAAGGCGGTGGGGACAGCGCGGTGCGCGCAACACAAGGGCGTGTTTGTTGGCAAGGTGGCAAAATCATGCGACGACATGGCACGGCCGGCGGCCTGCTGGCGTGCGAGCGCACGCCGACAAATCGCCCCTTGAAAATTTGCGAGGTACCGGGATATATGTATGAAAAAACCGGGATAAATCTAGACATGTATAGATTGAAAAACCGGGATAAAAGGGGGCACAAAAAAGCGTCTTCCTTTTGGGATGTTGTGGTCTTCTTTCGTGCCTCTTTGGTGCCGCCGGCGTCATTGTCACTGTCGTTGTCATCGTCGTCGTCATCGTCGTCAAACAGTCGACTGGTCAGTCGGCTTGTTTTTTTCGGCTGTCCGGTCGGCGCCAAGATAGGGTCGGTTGTTGGATTTTTAGGTTTGCGATTTTTGCGAGTGGCAGAGTATGCGCGCGGGGATAGGGGGGCGGCTAGGGGGCTTGTTGGGCGCGATTTTTTCGGAAGGGGGTTTTATCCGGGATTTTGGATAAAGAAAAGGTGGGTTTTATCTGGGATTTTTTGTGGATATATCGTGGTTCTTTGGAAAATTCTGCGAGGGGGTCGAGTTGTGTGCGTGCGCGCGCGCAGCGGCGGGGCGGCCTCGTTGTTGTCACGGCACAATTTAGGAGGGTCGCGACAAAACTTGTCGCGTGTGTGTCTGCGCGTCGTCGTCGGCACGGTCGTTGGTGGTCTGGATTTTTTTTTCGGTGGCCTTTGCGGTCGTCAGGGGAGCGATGGCGTGCGGCCATTGGGCAGTGTGCATTTGGCCCCTATTTTTCCCTTGCGATTTTCCGCAAGTGTTTCTTTCTTTTTTTTTTCATCTGCTCCCGGCGTCGGCGACGAGGCGCGCGGATGGGGGCTCCTCTTTTTTTGGCGAGGCAATCGCCGCGGGAGGCCTCTCGCGCCCTGGCGACGAGGGCGCCGCCGTCAAAGCCAAAGACGAGAAGAAAAAGGGCGCCAAAAAAGATTTTTTTTAAGGAACCGCTTCGCGGCGACGACAAATGAGGCATCTTTTTTTTTTCCTCTCGCCTCTATGGTCGGTCAGTCGTCTCTGGGTCTTGGGGCGTCGGACCGGTCGCGCACGCAGGCGTCTCTGTTTTTCTTTCCACTTGCTTCTCTCGCGTCGGGGGTCGGCCTGGTCGAGAGCGCAGAGGCAGATAGGGTTCCTCTGTTGTTGGTCGAGTGGCGGCGGTCGAGATGAGGGCCGTCCGACTTTGCAGGCGACCGGCCTGGGGGCGACAACCACAAGAAGAGAAGAAGAGGCGTCACGAACGGACGGACGGGCGTGGACGGCGACAGAGAGTGGAACAGGAGCCGACAAAAAAAACAAGAGACGCAAATGGCTGGAGGTCGGCTGTGCGCGTCGGCGTCAACGGCGCCCAGAAACAACAGCGGGGGACGACGGTGACGAGGAGACGGTGGCAAAAGACAGAGGCGCTGGAACAAGCCCCCAAGCGCCTAAAAAAAAGAAGGTGTGGCGATCGAGGTCGGCGGATAGAGAGTTGTTTGCACATGTGTCGTTGCCCATTTGCACGAGCCTTGGCGTCGTCTGCGACGTGGTCGCTGATCTTTTTTTTTTCGCCCGCCGTCTGCAAGGTCGTCGTCGGCGAGTGTGGGTCGGGCAAGAGGGGGCGTCGTCGCCGTCTCTTCGTGCGGGCGTCGAGGTCTCCTGGCGTCATCGTGGCGACAGCCGACCTTGGTCATGACCGGCAGAAGAGAGTGCCTTTTTTTTCCCCCGCCTTGACGTCGTCCTCAACGGCGCCGTCGGGCCATCCTGCAGTCAAAGGCGACGACGACAGAGACGACGGGAGTGCGGCAGGGAAGCGGACGCACAGGCCGACGACGTCAGACAGATAGACAGACAGACGGGCAGACGGCGTCGGAAAGAAGAAGAAAAAAAAAGAGAGAGACACTCAATCGATCGATCGCCGCGAAGCGGCTTCAAAGAAAAAAATTCGAAGGTGTTTTTTTGTGTGCACAGGCGACGCCAAGAGGCGACGCGAGCCGTCGGATGGGGTGGATGGGGCGGCCGAGGACAGTGGTGGTCGCCGCCGACGGCAAATGGAGGGTGGCATTTATTGTGAGGCGGCGGCCTTGACAGACAAAAGGGAAAAGATGGGGGAAAACCCAAAAAGAAAAAAGAGACGTCGACAGCGCCCAGGATCCAAGAGAGGGAGAAAAAAGGCGGTGGGAACAGTGTGACACGCAACAACACGGGCTGTGTTTGTTGGCAAGGCGGTAAAATTGCGCGACGACATGACGGCCGCCGGCCTGCTGGCGCGCGAGCGCACGCCGACAAATCGACCGGCAAAATGTTGGGAGGTACCAGGATATATCTATGAAAAAACCGGGATAAATCGAGACACTTACATATCGAAAAACCGGGATAAATCGAGACATGGGGGGATGTCTTTCTTTTTGCAGCGATATGGTCTTTCTTGTTCCTTTTTTTTTATTCTTTCTTTTGTGCCTGTCGTCGCCAAGGGTCCTTTTGTCGTCGTCCCTGCGTGCGTCGTCCTGGCGTCGTCGCACATGCACATCTCGCGAGGCCAAGAGGGCACGCGCAAAAAGGCGTCGTCTCTTTTTTTCCATTTTTTATATCTATTTTATTTTTTCGGCAAAGCGAGTCCCTTTTTTGGCGACAAAGGGGGACGGACCAATGAGAATTTTGGAAAGGGGGTCGGTGAGGGGAGGACGACAAAAGAAATCAGACAGAGGGCCTGCAAGGCCAGAGGCCAAGAGCCGACGACGGCGACGAAGAAAGAAAAGTTGGCGAGCAAAAAAGTCGAGGCCGCCAACAAAAAAAAGGGCGGCCAGCGAGATGGCGGCGACAGGGCCGACTCAACAAAAAAAAAGACAAGAGAAAAAAGGGGCGGGATTTCCATGATGATTTCGCATTTTCTTTCTTTTTCGACGACGACGGCGACGACGACAACAAGGAGCACGGAGAGAGGCGAGTACAACAGAGGGGTTTGTTTTTTGCGGATTTTGTGTTTTCTGGCGTCGGGAGAGTAGGGGCCTGGGGGATCGATTGGCCCTGACGGGATTCGAACCGGCGGCTGAGGGCACCGACGCCGGCGACGGCAAATGGAGGCCGACCTTTTTTAGGGCGACCTTTTGGAGAAGCAGAGGAAAAGAGAGAGGAAAACCAAAAAAAAAAGAAAAAAGGAACGTCGAGAGCGCCCAAGATCCAAGAGAGGGGAAAAAAGGCGACGACGGCGACAGCGACAATGACGGCAACGATGATGGGAGCGCCAGAGCGGCGACGTGTGGCGGGCGCGCAAACTGAGTGGGCAGGCGGCGCGCGTTATCAAACCGACAGGACCGGGCGCGATGACGCTCCTGCTATCATTGTGGTCGCGGCCGACGGCCGACGGCAGCGGTGTCGTCTTGCGACGCGACAGAAACGACGACGGGCCGACGGACAGGCAGACGGTCGCAAGGACGCGCGCAGGGCCAAGGCGACACCGATAGTGACAACAAGAGGAAGCGGACGAGGCGGCAGACAGACAGATTTTTTGGGGGAAAAAGGGGCCGGTGGGTCGGCGCGGAGCGGTCTTTAAAAAATTTTGGGTGTTTTTTTGAAAAAGGGGGATGAAAAAGGGCGAGAACAAATGGGGATTTTCTTTTTTCGTCTCTTTTGGCGCCCGTCGCCATCCTTGCTCCCGTCGTGGCGGTCGGCAGGCGTTTCTTTTTTTTCTTTGGGTGCTTTGGCGTCAGTGCGTCAGTCGGTCTGTCATGGCGTCGGGAGGCCCTCGTGGGAGGGCGACCAGTTTGTATAGGTTTCGTGCAAGATGTTGTGATGGGTCGAGGTGCGATAGGGGCGGGGCTTGGAGGCTCGTTGACGGGGCTCGGCCGGCGAGTCTGGCGGCTGTGCGGGTGCGCGTGGTCGTGACCGTCGTCAAGACAGGAGGGCGGCGAGGTTGGTGGCCTTTTTTTCCAAAAAAAATGTCGCTGTCATTGATGTTGTCGCCGTGGTCATTACCGAGGGCCTTGCATGGGTCGCCTTGGGCACCTCATACCTGCCAAGGGCAAGGGGGCAAAGTGGCGCGGGCAAAAGGGCGCCTCTCTCTTTTTTATCGGCCAATTTTTTGTTGTGTTTTTGATAAAGGGGACATTTTTTTGGCGAAAGAGGGCGGGGACCAATGAGAGTTTTGGAAAGGGGGGTCGGCGAGGCGAGGAGGACAAAAGAAATGGGCAAGGCCCAGGCCCTAGATCTTGACGAGAACAAAAAAGTTGGCGACGATCAAAAGCCGAGGGCCCAAAAAAAGGGCGGGCGGCGAGCCGGGCGAGGAGAGGCCGCCAAAAAAAGAGGACGGGAGAAAAAGGCGGCAAAGGGGGCATTTGCGTGGCGCATTTTCTCTTCTCTTTTCCCGACGGCGACGGAGGAAGACAAAGAAAAGGGCGGTTGCGTTGGGGAGATCTTTTGTTTCATTCTTTCTTTTTATTCTTTTTTTTTTCGTGAGAGGTTCGGTTGGCGCCGCCAGCCAGAGGGGCGGCCGGTCGGTGGCTTTGGGGCAGGCGGGTGGTCTTTGGCCTGGGGTCTCGCCCCCCATGGGCGACGACAACAAAGGCGATGACAGAGACAGAGACGGCGACAAGAGGTGAGGCGACAAACAAGTCCCAAGCAGGCGTCCAGCGCGACGACGGGTCGTCCGCGAAAAAGCCCGCGTCGTGGTCGACAGGTCTTGTCGTCTCACCTCTTGTCGCTGACGCCCCATCTATGTGGTAGTCGCGGTTTTGCCTGCCGTGTGCATGGTCATCGTCGTCGGCGGCGGCGGGTTAGGCCGCGCAGATGCCGTCGTCATCTGTCCTTTTTTCTTTGTAAATGTTGGGATCTCGCGGCTGTGTCGGCGTCCTCGTCGTCGCGGTCGTCATCGCCCCTGCCGTCGTCATCACTACTGACGTCGGCGTCGGCGATGACGTTGTCTCGTCCTCCAAGGCGATGGTGGCGGCGACGACGGGCGGCCATGGGTGCGTGCGCAGAGCCAAGGCGACGCCAACAATGAGGACGAGAGGAAGGCGACGGTGGGCGGACGAGCCGACAGACAATTTAAAAAAAAGGACGCTCGGTCGATCGATGGGCGCGAAGCGGCCTCGAAGAAAGAAAATTTTATGGTCTTTTTTGAAGAAGGAGACAGGGCAAAAAGACACAGGGACAGCCTGGGCGGACGGGCGCGGTGCTTGCTTATGGTTAGTCGACCAGTGGTCGGCTAAGGGCCCTAGTCGACCGGTTGGCCGCGGTTTAGTCGGAATGTATAGGATTCATGTAGACGGAACAAAGGAAAGAAAAATCCCGACAACGGCCTGGGGACGTGCGCGAATCGAACTCGATTTGTACATTCCGGCTCAGGAGCGAGTGCGACCAATTCGCGCTCCCACTCGCATCCGGGCTCGGGTCCGAATAACCGGTTTTATCCGACTATTTCCGTTTTCATATCGGCTTTATGCCGTTTATTGACGGATGGTTCGATTCCCACCGGTGCCGACCAAAATTACAGTTAACCGGTTAATACCCGCAAGCGCTGGACGGGCGCCGCCATCGACGGCGACTCGGTGCAGCAGAGGGAAAAGAAAGAGGAAAAAAGATGGAAAAGCAACGCCGACAGTGCCCAAGGTCCGAGAGTGGGGGAAAGAGGGCGTCGGCGACGGGCGCCGACAGCGCAGCGCGCGCAACAAGGGGCGAGTTTGTCGGGAGAGCGGCAAGATGGCGCGACCACATGGCGGGCGTGCGAGCGCGAATGCAAGTTCCTCGTTCTTCGCAATTTGTGCACAATGTTTCTACGTTCACTCGCATTCGCACTTATTTTCGTCGGCGGCCCGTAGCCGGCTCCAGCCGGTTGGCTCGACCCTCAGCCGTAGCCGACCGGCCAGCCGTTGCCCAGCATTAGCCCCGCCAAAGAAAAAGGAGACGCAAAAGCCGACGGGCGCAGTGGCTTTGAATTTTTTCCTGCAATTCAAAAAAAAAGAGCAAGGAAACCCCAATGGGCGCGAGGCTTGGCGGCGGTGTATATCCCTTTGAGGACCGTTAAACACTCCGGGTTGCGCAATTGCCCGATAGCCAACAAGCGCCTGTACGGAAAATTTTTCCAACCAGTTGTTTGATTCTTTTGATTAGGAATTATTAGCGGTTTCCAAAGGATAGACAGGGCGATGACGATTGCCAAACACAATTTTGAGAGGGCGGCCGCAAAAAAGGCACTGGAGACGTGCGCGCGCTGCCCATGGGAATTGATGACCGGGGGAGGGCGAAAGTTGGTGGCACTCACTTATCTGCTCTTTCTTTGCCACCGCCGTCGCTACCCGAAAGCCGCAACAACACCGGCGTCAACAATTGACCGCTCGCGTCATGACGCCAACTGGCATAGCACCGATCCCCAGCGACCGGACGGCGCACAGTGCAGCGAGGTGTGCGCCGCCCTGCGGCGTGCCTGGTGGCGTCTGCCGCGATGCGGCGCCAGCCGCCATCGCAATGAGAGACGCCCGTCCTGTGCCCGACGGGGCGTTGTTGTCGGCCGAGGACGCCGACGCAAAGATGTGCAGCGTGGTGCGCAGGAGCGCGCAATTGAAGGACGATTTCGTGACGCTGTATCGCGAGGTGCATGACCTCTACAGGCACTTTGCGGCAATGGCGGCGACGCCATCGGTGGACGGCGGCGGGGGACGCTTCCACTCGTTCAGCGATCTTTGTGCCAGGGGCCTGGTCAAGTCCATGCGCGAAGTGGGCAAGAGCGTGCGCATGACGCTGATTGACGCGCTTATGCGTGAGGTTGTGATGATCGGGGCCGGGGCCGACGACATGGCCGCGGCGTGCTGCGTATCCCCGACGTCCTATCGGTCCGTGATCCAACTGTTCAATGCACATTACGATGGCACTGGGAGATGGATCGAGATGTCGTTTGACGCTCTCAAGGCCTGGTTTTGCGCAGCGACACAAGATGCTCTGCGGGCGACCCTATGGGCTGTGTGGCGACGCGCGCGCGCCATCATGGCGGCCGCCAACGACAAGTGCCTCACTCGGTATCACTTTGATGCTGCATCACGCGAGTTTGAGTACGGCGGCGCCAGGAGCCCCGACGCCCTTATTGGGAATATCCGCAATACACGGCAGGCCGACGGCATGGCGGCGGCGGCGGCGACAGAGACCCGTGTGTCGTGGCAGCGCATGTCACGTTGCGACGGGCCGTCGCTGACGATCTCGTCGGGCACGCGGACGACGACCGCGTCGGCCTGTGCCGGCGCCGCTGCCCCCGTCTCTGGCGCCAAGAGGCCGCACAGCGCTATTTCGTGTGCTGGCGGGGATGGCGATGACGATGGCGACCTCGTGGTGGTGGCTCGGCGCCAGCGGGTCGCCACCGAGCGCCAGGAGGCCGACCGACTGCGGAGCGGTCTCGCGGGAGCGGCGGGTCTCCGCGATCTGGGTCCCATGGTGCAGGCTATGGCGCGACTGATGAGCCTCTACCCACCCGGCGAGGTGCGCGCGCTAGTGGCCGCCGCCTATCCGCCGAGGGGGCCGACCGGCCGACGCGCCGACGGTACGCATAGCGACGGCGACGCGACCCAAGGCGACGACAACAACAATGGGCGTCAAGCCGCAGGTCTGTGGGCGCCGACGGCCTTTGTCGAATGGTTTGCCGCCAACCATGAGACCTACGGGCTGGCAAACACGCCAGACTATGCGTGGAACACGATGGTGCCGCCGAGGTCGCCCAGCGGCGACGCCGACCGGTGGTCGCGCGCATACTGGCTGGCGGGCGCCAAGCCCTAGCCGTCGCTGACACAGACGCGGGGACAATTTCTTTTATTAAAAAAAAAGAACCCCTTGCCGCGAAGCGGTCCGAAAATTTTTTGAGTCCTTTTTGAGTCTTTCTTTCGTCGAGGGATTGGCGCCAGGACCCAACCGACAAGGTCGTCGTGGCCGTGCGGGGGGTCGATGACATCGCGGCGTCGCTGCGTGCGTCGCCCGCACTGTGGCGGCTTTTTTTTCTTGCGGAGGGACAGTGAAAAGGAAACCGAAAAAAAAGCGTCTACAATACCAGTCGCCCATCGGCAAGCGCAGCAACAGGGTCACCCGAGCGCCGCGACAACAACCGGCGACGACCGCCACCACAAAGAAGCGACCGAGAGAGTTTCGCTGCGACCCTCCAAAATTGCAGCGCGACACGACCGAGGCCTGCCCTCGCCGCTCTCGTCGCGCCGACACCAAATCGACCCCCCCCCCAAAAGTTTTCGAGGCACAGGGATATATCCACGAAAAAACCAGTATAAATCCAGGCGTGTATATAGAAAAATCGGGACAAATCCAGGTATGTACTGACTGAAAACCGGACAAAGGGCAAGACATAAAAAGTGCGCCTTTTTCGGCGGTGGTGTCGTCATTGTCATTGTCCTTGGCGGCGTGTCAGTCGGTGGGTCGGTCGGTTGGGTCGTCGCCCTGTTCTTTTTTTTTTACTTGCCCTATGTGCAGTGTCGGTCGGCGCCAAGAAGGGAGGGAGTCGGTCTTTTCGAGTTTGCAATTTTGCGGCTGGTGCGGTATAGGCGCCCTAGAGGGCCGCTCGGGGGCTTGTTGACATATTTTTTAGGAACAGGATTTTAGGGAACGAAAAGGTGGGATTTATCCGGTATTTTGTAGGGATATGTCCTGGTTCTTTGCAAAATTCGCGGGGGGTCGGGTTGGTGTGTGCACGCGCGAGCGGCGGGGAGGGCCGTATCGTCGCGCTGCGATTTCGCAGGGTCTCGACAAAACTGGTGCGCGTGTCTGCGCGTCGCCGCTGTCGCTGGTAGCCTGCATTTTTTTTCCCTTGCGCCTATGTGGTTGTCAGGAGAGCGATCGGCGGTGGCCATTGGGCAGTGCGCCTTTTCCCATTTTCCCCTCGCGATTTCCCCAACTGTTTCTTTCTTTCTGTCGCCTTTGGGCATCGTCGCCGACGAGGCGGACGGGCTCCTTTTTTGGCGGCGCAGTCCCTTTAGAGGACCTCGGCTTTGCGACGGCGGCGCCGCCGCCAGAGACGAGAAGAAAAGGGCGTGAAATTTTTTTCTCTAATGGCGCTTCGCGGCGACGGATGGGCCGCCTTTCTTTCGGCTCCCCTGTCGTCTGTGTGTCCTCTCGCCGGTCGGTCGGCCGTCTCGGGTGCATCGAAGGCGCCTCGTGCCGGTGGCTCCCTGCAGGCGGAGACCGACGGGCGTCCCTGTTTTTCACGTCTTTCTTTGGCCTCGGGGGGTCGGCCTGGCCGAGAGCGCGGACGGGAGAGTTCTTCTGGCGGTCAGATGTCGGCGGTCGCCCGGCGACGGGCGACGACCATCAGAGAAAGAGGCGTCGTGAACGGGCTGACGGGCGCGCGGACATGGCTGGAGGGCGGGACAGGAGAGGACGGACAAGAAAACCAAAGGACGCGAGAGGCTGGGCGTAGATCGTGCACGCGCTCGTGCCGCCGTCTCGGTCGTCGGCGGCGACGGCGACATGGCGGTCGCGAGAGGGAACGGATGGAACAAGCCCCCAAGCGCCAGTGAGACGATGATCCGTCAATTTGCGGGCTGCGTGGTCGTCCGTGTCGCCGCCGTCGTGGCCGTCACTCTACGGGCGAGTCTTGTCGTCGCCTATACGGTAGCGGCGGGCGTACTTATTGTTTGGCCGTCGTCTGCCATGTTGTCGTCGTCGACAGCGGCGGGTCGGGCCGTGCAGGGGCTGTCGTCTCTTTTTTTTTGAAGGCGTCGGTGTTTTTTTCCGTCTTTTTGCCGTTATCGCCGTGGTCGGCGTCGCGGTCGAGGCTGGCGTCTGTCTGCGGTCGCCAACACGGGCGACCCTTTTTTGTTGTCGTTGGCGCGGTCGTCGTCGGCATCGGCGTCGTCGGCGGTGCCGTCCCACTGGCAAAGGCGACGACGACGACGCCGCTAGAGACGCGCACGCGCGAGACCAGGGCGGCGGCGGCGGCGGCGTCGGACGACGACGAGGACGGGCACCCATTTTTTCTCTCTTTTTTTGAAAGAAAGAAAAAACCAAAGGAAAGGCGATTGGGTTCAAAGGCAGTCTCGACTGCGAGAGGAAAAAAAGAAGAGAGGCCACCAAAGCGCGACGACGGCGGTGATGACGACGAGGAGGACGAGAGGACAGCGGGCGTGAACAAAGAGATGGACCGGCGCCAGGCAGTCGATTGTCAAAAGGATCGCGCATCAGTCGTCGCGAAACGGACCTTTTTTTTTTAAAAATCTTGGGGGTCCTCTTTTTTGTCAGGGCGGGGGTCGGCCGACGCACAGGAGGGCCAGGACGACAAGAGCGTCGGGCGCACACAAGAGAGTTGGCGACCCGGCCGCGACCACGTGCAATGGCCATGCCGCCGAGTCTTGCACGGCGCCGTCGTGCAGCGGCGCCCTTTTGGCCAAAAAAAAGAGAACAGAGGGAAAAGGGAGGGAAAAAAGAGACAAAAGAGGCCAAATGCGGGGCCAATGACGATCGTCCGTCAATGGCTCCCGTAAAGTGTCACGACGACAACAACAACAATGGCGGTAGCGACAACAACAAGAGGTCGGCGACCAAAAAGAGTTTGGCATGGGCCTCCAAAATCACAGCGCGACATGAACCAAGGCCAGCCGCCGCGCGAGTGCACGCCAACAAATCGACCCCGCCAAAAAAGTTAAGAGGTACTGGGATAAATCCATGAAAAAACCGGGATAAACAGAGACATTTATATATTAAAAACCGGGATAAAAGGGGACATAAAAAGGCGTCTTTCCTTTGCGATGTTGTCGTCTTCTTTTCGCCCTCTTTGGCGGCGTCGTCATCGTCTCTGTCCTTGTCGCGACAGTCGGTTGGGTCATGTTCCTTTTGCTTGTCCTCACGCTCGTCGGATGCGATTTTGCGACAACGGCGTGCGCACGCGCCCTAAAGGGCGGCTAGGGGGCGTCGAGGGTTTTAGACTAAACAGGGTTTTATCCGGGATTGTAGGTAAAGAAAAGGTCGGTTTTATCCGGGATTTTTTGTAGATATATCGTGGTTCTTTGCAACATTCTGGCGGGGGTCGGGTTGGTGCGTGCGCGCGGGCGGCACCGGTGTTGTTGGGCCGTGATTGGGCAGGGGTCCGGACAAAACTCATGTGTGTGTGCCTGCGCACCGTCGTCGCTGTTGACGGCCTCTGTATTTTTTCCGCTTTGGCGCCTCTGCGGTTGTCGGGCGGGCGATCAGGCGCGGCCATTGGGCAGGATGTCCTTTTTTTCCGTTTTCCCTTCTTTTTATTTTCTCCGAGTGTTTCTCTTTTTTCTGCACTGGGGGCGGCCGTCGGCGAGACAGGGCACCTTCTTTTTGGCGGGGCGGTCTCTTTAGGGAGGGCGTCGGCCTTGCGATGGCGACGTCGTGGGCGAGGACGACAGGCGCGAAGAAAAGGACGCCAAAATTTTTTTCCTAAAGATGCCGCTTGGCGGCGACGGATAAAAGGGTCCCTTGTCGGTCGGTTGCCTCGGGGCGTCGGGGGCGGTGGCGCGCTCGCAGGCGCTCATGTTTTTTTTTTCGCTCGGTTCTTTCGCCTCGGAGGTCGGCCTGGTTGGGGCGAGGGGACGGATAGAGTGTCGAGGTCGCTCGGCGACAGGCAACCGACTTGCCGGCGACTAAGAGAAGAAGAAAAGAGGCCTCGTGGACGGCACAGACGGGCACGGGCAATGAGATAGAAGAGGAGTCGAAACAAGAGGCCGGGCGTCGGCTGCGCGCGTCGGCGCCAACGACGCGCGACGCCAACAACAACAGTGGGGACGACGGCGACGAGAGAGACGGCGGCAAAAGACGGGCGGTGAACAAGCCCCCCAAGCGCCTGGGGAAGATGCGGCGATCGAGGTCGCGGGATAGAGAGTTGTTTGCGCGGTGGTCGTTGCCAATTTGCACGAGCCTTGGCGTCGTCTACGACGTGGTCGCTGATCTTTTTTCGCCCGTGTCTGCAAGGTCGTCGTTGACGCCGTTGACGTCGTCGGCGAGTGTGGGTCGGGCAAAAAGGGGCGTCGTCGGTGGTGTCTCTTTTTTTTTGCAGGCGTCGAGGTCTCCTGCCGTTATCGTGGTGACAGTCGGCGTTGGTCACGATCGGCAGAACAGAGTGTCTTTCTTTTTTTTTCGCGCCTTGGCGTCGTCACCGGCGCCGTCAAGCCATCCTGTGGCCAAAGGCGACGACGACGCCAAGGCGGGAGGGCGGGAGGGAAGCGGGCGCAAGGGCCGACGACGCCAGACAGACGGGCAGACGGCGTCATGTAAAAAGGGAGACACTCAATCGATCGCCGCGAAGCGGCATTTAGAAAAAAAATTTCGGGGTGTTTTTTTGTGCGTAGGCGACACAAAGGGACGGTGAGCCGACGCAGGAGCAGACGGGCGGGCGAGGGCACTGGCGCCGCCGCCGACGGCAAATGGAGGGCGGCATTTTTTCTGGGGCGACGCCTTTGCAGACAGACGGGAAAAGAAAGAGGAAAATCCAAAAGAAAAAAGAGACGCCAAGAGCGCCCAAGATCCAAGAGAGGAAAAAAAGGCGGCAGCGACAGCGCGGCGATGTGCAATACGGATCGTGTTTGTTGGCGGGCCGACAAAATCGCGCGACGACAACATGGCATGGGTCGGCGGGCGACGCGCGAGCGCCACCAACAAATCGAGCGGCAAAATTTGCGAGGTACCAGGATATATGTAGGAAAAAACCGGGATAAATCAAGACATTTACTTGTCGAAAAACCGGGATAAATCAAGACACGAAAGTATGTCTTTCTTTTGCGGCAATGTCGTCTTTCTTGGTCTCTTTTTTTATGTTTTCTTTTGTGCCTGTCGTCGTCGTGGGCGTCGTCGTCGATGGGGTCTCCTTGTCGTCGTCGCTCCGTGCGTGCGTGCGTCGTGGCGTCGCGCATGCGCATCTCGCGAGGCCAAGAGGGCGCGCGCAAAAAAGCGTCGCCTTTTTCCTTTTTTTTTTAATTAACGGTAGCATTTTCTTTTTCGACAAAATCGGTTGTCTTTTTGGCGACAGAGAGGGCGGGGACCAATGAGAATATTGGAAAGGAGGTCGGCGAGGCGAGGACAGCGACAAAAAGAAAATCGGGCAGAGGGCCGCAAGGCCGCGACGACAACAACAACAAAAAGTTGTTGGCGAGCAAAAAGTCGAGGCCGCCAAAAAAAAAAAGAAAGCGGCCATCCGGATGGCGACAGGGCCGCGGCTCCAAAGAAAAAAAGAGACAAGAGAGAAAAAGGGCGACGCAAAAAAGGGGCGTCCTTTTCGCGAGGTCGCGCATTTGCGCATTTTCTTTTTCCCATTTTTTTTCTTTTTCGACGACGACGACGAGAGACGGCAGGAAGAGGCGAGCACGACAGAGGGGGTTTGTTTTTCTTTTTATTTTTGCGGACTTTTTCGTGTTTTTCGCGGCATCGGGAGAGCACAGGGGCCTTGGTGGGTCGATTGGGCTCTGACGGGATTCGAACCCGCGACCGGCGCCTCCCCTGGGGGAAAAGGCGCGCCACCGTTCTTTTGCTTTGTCTTTTTTTTCCCGCCCTCTTTTGTCGCCGAGGCGAGTTCCTTTTTTGCGGTCGTCCGCCGTCTCTGTCGTCGTCCGCCGTTGTGGCCATCATCGTCGTCGTCGTCATCGCTGTCGGATTGTCTGCGGTCGGACCTTGCAGGGGTGTCTTTTTGTCTCGTTGTCGTTGTCGTCGATGTCGTTGTCAATCTGGTCCTCGTCCTCGACGGTCCGGTGTCTCGTCATCAAAGGCGACGGCGACACCGGACCGGCGACACAGAGAGGGAAAAAGAGAGAGAGAGAGAGAGAGAGAGAGAGAGAGAGAGAAGGTGGCTCAATCGATCGATGGCCGCGAAGCGGCCCGAGGAAAAAAAATTTGGAGGGTGTTTTTTGTGGTGAAGGAGGCGACGCAAAAGAGGGCGACGCGAACCGACAGAGAGGCGCGAACCGAGGGCGGCGCCGCCGACGGCGAATCGAGGCCGCCAGTTTTTTTCTGGATGGGCCGCCTTTGCAGATATGCATGGGAAAAAGACGCAAGAAAACCCGAAAAGGAAAAGGGGGACGCCAAGAAGCGCCCAAGATCCGAGGAAGGAATGGGTCGGCGACGGAGCGACGAAGCAACGGCGACAACAACACGGACCGTGTTTGTCGGCGAGGCGGCAAAAATGTGCGACGACAGAAAGGCCGGCCGGCCGGCGTGCGCGCGCCGGCAGCAACAAGACCCCCCCCCCTCCAAAGGGGTCGCCAAAGTTGCGAGGAACCAGGATATATCTATGAAAAAACCAGGATAAATCCAGGCATTTGCGAATCGAAAAACCGGGATAAATCGGGGCACGAAAAGGCGTCTTGCTTTTTTGGGCGATGTCGTCTTTTTTTGGTCTCTCTTTTTTTATTGTCCTTTCTTTGGTGTCTGTAGTCGCCGGCGGTCTCCTTGTTGTCGAGTCGTCGTCCTCGGATCGTCGCCGTAGCGCTGTGCGTGCACATCTCGCGAGGCTAAGAGGGCACGCCCAAAAAGGGGCCGCCTTTTTTCCATTTTTTATATATATTTCAATTTCGACAGAGCGAATTCATTTTTTGGCGACAAAGAGGGCGGACCAATGAAAATATTCGAAAGGAGGTCGGCGAGGCGAGCACGACAAAAAGAAATCGAGGCAGAGGGCCGCAAGGCCGAGAGACCTCGACACGACAAAAAAAGTTGGCGAGCAAAAAAGTCGAGGGCGCCCGCCAACAAAAAAAAGGGCGGCGCCAGGCGGAGACGGCGACAGGGCCGACTCGATAAAAAAAACAAAAAGAGACAAGAGAAAAAAAAGGGCGACGCAGAGGGGCGGCAATTTCCATGATGATTTCCCATTTTCTTTCTTTTTTGGACGACCACGACAACAATGACAAGAGGGAGAACAGAGAGAGAGAGAGAGAGAGAGAGAGAGAGAGAGGCGCGCAACAGAGAGGTTTGTTTTCCTTTCTTTTTGCGGATTTTGTGGTTTCTGGCGTCGGGAGAGCAGGGGCCTGGGGGATCTATTGGTCCTGACGGGATTCGAACCCGCGACCGCGGTCTCTTTTGGGCGGCCAAAAGATGCGTCGGTGGCGGCCCCTCTTTTTTTTGTTCTCTTTTTTTGTTCTCTTTTTTTTGTTCTTCTCTGAGGCGTATCATTGTTCTTTGACTCGTCTTTCCGGCCTCTTTTGTCAGCGAGTGCCGTCGCCGCCGTCTCTGTCGTCGTCCGCGGTTGTCGTCGTCGGGTTGTTTGCGGTCGGAGCCTGCAGGCGTCTTTTTTTTGTCTCGTTGTCATGGTCGACATTGTCGACATTGTCCTCGACGGCATTGTCTCGTCCGCCAAGGCGGCAGCAGCGACGATGACAGCGACGCCATGCCGGCGACACCAAAAAAAAGAGAGGCCATCCATCGATCGCCGCGAAGCGGGCCGAAGAAAAAAATTTTGGGGATGTTTTTTGTAGAGGCGACGCAAAAGGGCGCGTGCGATCCGTCGGCTGGGGCACCGGCGCCGCCGACGGCAAGTTGAGGGCGGCATTTTTTTTGAGGTGGCGCCTCTACAGACGTATGGGAAAAGAAGGAGGAAACCCCAAAGAAAAAGAGACGCCCAGAGCGCCCAAGGTCCAAATTGCGGGCGGGAAAAAAAGGAGGCGGCGCCAATGCGAGGCGACGGCCGCCGCGCGCAACAACGCACGGACTGTGTTTGTTGGCGAGGTGGCAAAATCACGGCGCGACAACATGGCATGGGCCGGCTGCCCCGCGCGAGCAGCGACAACAACACCCCCCCCCCCAAAGGCGCCCCCGCTGTTGCAAAGAACCAGGATATATCTATGAAAAAACCGGGATAAAACAAGACATATACATATCGAAAAACCGGGATAAATCGAGACACGAAAAAGGTCGAGAAAAAGGGTTTCTTTTGCGTTGATGTCGTCTTTCTTGTTCTTTTTTTTTCTTTCTTTTTGGGTCCGTCGTCGTCCTTCTTTTTGTCGTGGCAGTCAATCGGGTGGTCGGATCGTCGACTTGTTGTTGTTGTTGTTGTTGTTCTTCTTTGGGTCCGTCTCACTCACGCGGACGGCATCGGCGGCCGCCAAGGGAGGGGCGGGGGCGATTTGCGTGTCCTTTTTGTTAATGTATTTTTTCAGATTGGTCCACGTGTCATAGTGTCATGCTTGGGGGCTCGTTGGTCGGCTGCGTGTGCGCGTGGTCGTGACCATCGTCAAAGAGGCGATGGGGTCTGTCGCCTTCTTTCTGTCTTTTTTTTTCTTGTCGCTGTTTGTGAGAGCGGCGCAGTGCGCCAGAGGCCAGCGTCGCCGATCGTCGCTGTCGCTGCCGTCGTCGAGGGCCTTTTTGTCGTCGTCCTGGCGCCGCGCGCCTCTCCAAGCCCAAGGGACCGATACGACGACGCGAGCAAAAAAAAAAAGAAGTCGTCGCCTTTTCCTTTTTTCCTTTCTTTTTTTTGGATAAAAGAAACCTCTTTTTTGGCGACAAAGAGGGCGGACCAATGAGAATTTTGGAAAGGGGGTCGGCGAGGGAAGGACGACAAAAGAAATCGACAAGGACGAGCGCCGAGCCCGAGAGCCCCGACGACGACAACAGCAAAAAAAGTTGGCGAGCAAAAAAGTCGAGGCCCCAAAAAAAAAGGGCGGCCAGCCAGGTGGCGGCGGGGCCGACTCAATAAAAAAAAAGACACAAGAGAAAAAAAGGGAGACGCAAAGGGCGGCATTTTTCGCAAGGTTGTGCATTTTCCCTATTTTTCCCCTCTTCTTTTCGACGACGACAACAATAGGCGGGGCGATCGTAGCACAGGGCTTGATTTTCTTTTCTTTTTTTTTCTTGTGTGTGTTTTGGGCATCGGGAGAGCGCGACTCTAGGTGGCTACGACGGGATTCGAACCCGTGACCGCGATCTCCTTGGGCGGGCAAAGAGGCCGCCAGTGTCGATTTCTTTTTTTATTATTTCGATTCCGGCGTCGGGTCGGACGGAGGGCGGCTTTTTGCGGCCATAGACGGCGATAGCGTGCGCTCCTCGCAAAGATGCGACCACATGGACTCGCCCACATTCCTCCGACAAGAAAAAGGCGCCATCGAATCTCTGTCGTTGCTGACAATTCTATATTGTTTTGCGTCTCTAGGGCGTCGAGTCGTACGCCGAAAAGAGGAGCGCCACAAAGAGAGGACGCAGGCGCAGCGGCGATAAATGCGTGCGTCCCTAGAGATAATAGACGCGTAAAAAAAAGGGGGAAAAGCAGAGTAAAAGAGCGCGACGAGATCAGCGGACGAGTTGTTGCATGTGAATGTCGGCACGAGCGGCGGCAGAGAGGAAGGGGGCAAAGTCGGCCACGTCGCGCTTGGCCGTATAGATGGTGTGCTGGTAGTCGACGGCGGCGGCGGTGGCGCGCAGGCTATCATCCGACTTTTTAGTGACCTTGACACGGTCAAAGAGGCGCAGCCAGTCGCGGTCGGCGAGCAGGTGGGGCCACATGGCGCGCACCTGGTGGAGGTCGTAGACGACGGCGCCGCGCTTGGACTCGGGAGACTCGAGGTCGACCATGACGAAAAACTCGTGTGCTCGGTACGAGTCGGTGGTGAGTCGTGTGACGTTGGCATGGACATATGCACCGGGTGCGTGGCGGTCGAGCACCGCACGTATGGCGGCACGGTGTCGCTCTAGGCACCTGCGCGCCCAGCGTCCGTAGGCGTGCACGGCGCCGAGGACAGAGGCCACGAGGGCGATGGCGGCGCAGGCCTCGGCGGTGGCGATCAGGTAGGAGCCAAGATGGATGCGGGCCACACAGTCTACCCACACGACGACGACGAATACGATGCCCAGAAAGACGCCCATGACTTGAGGCATGGCGCCGTATGGATCGATCGGCCCAACGTACTTGGAATAGGGGGCCTCCAACAGGGGGAAGCGACAGAGATCGGCCTTGGCGTATGAATCGCGGGCGGTCGAGGTGGTGGCGGTGGACATGGTCGGTTCGGTAGTGGGTGGGCGACTTTTGCATGCCCATGTTTTTTTTGCGACCTCTTTTTGTTTGTTTCCTTTCGTACGGCCATTGGCTGTATGGGTCGCATGCCAAAAAAAAAAGGATAGGAAAGAGGCCAACGAGTCGCGGTGCCTGTGCGCCGAGAGGGTCGTGAGTCGGCGTCATGCCACGTCATTCCTTTTTTTTTGCCTCTTTCTTTTCCGCTCTCTTTGTCGTGGCAGAGAGATTTTGCCGTCGCGGCTGTCTCTGTCGTCGTCATCATCGTCGTCGTCGTCGTCGTCGTCGTCATCGTTATCGTCGTCGTCGTCGTCGTCGTCGTCGTTGTTGTCATCGTTATCGTCGTAGTCGGGTTGTTTGCGATCGGCGCCTGCAGGCGTCTTTTGTGTCGTTGTCGTCCTCCCCCTTGTTGGCGTCGTCTCATCCTCCAAGGCGACGACCATGACGACGGCGACGCCAGACCGACAGCAAAAGAACCGATGGGGTCATCGGCCGATCGTCGCGAAGCGACCTAAAGAAAAAAATTTCTTTAGAGGGGTTTTTGGCGACGCCAAAGGCGCCGAGGGATCTGCGTCGAGGCACCGCCGCCGCCACCGACGAGGCAACGGCCTCTTGGAGGCAGAGGGAAAAGACGAGAGAAACCCCGGAAAGAAAAAAGGAAGCGTCGACAGCGCCCAAGGTCCGAGGGAAGGAGAAAAGAAAAAGAGACAACGGCAACAGAGCGGCGCGCGCACAACAACAGGGATCGTGTTTGTTGGCGAGGTGGCAGAATCACGCGACGACAACATAGCATGGACCGGCCGGCTGCCACGCGAGCGCCAACAAGTCCCCCCCCCCCAAGGCGTCCCCGCTGTTGCAAAAAACCAGGATATATCTATGAAAAAACCGGGATAAATCCAGGCATTTACTATCGAAAAACCGGGATAAATCGAGACACGAAAAAAGGGCGTCTTTCTTTTGCGGCGATGTCGTCTTTCGTGGTGTCTCTTTTTTCCCTTTCTTTTGTGCCTGTCGTGGTCGTCGTGGTCGTCGTGGTCAAGGGTCTCCCTGTCGTCGTCCCTGCGTGCGTCATCGTCCTGGCGTCGTCGCACATGCACATCTCGCGAGGCCAAGAGGCCGACACAGGGCGCGCAAAAAGCGTTGCCTTTTTCCTTTTCTTTTATATCTATTTTATATTTCGGCAAAGCGGACCCCTTTTTTGGCGACAAAGAGGGCGGACCAATGAGAATTTTGGAAAGGGGGTCGGTGATGGGGAGGACGACAAAAGAAATCGGGGCAGAGGACAAGCGCCGAGGCCAAGAGCCGCGACAACAACAACAACAACAACAACAACAACAACAACAAAAAGTTGGCGAGCAAAACTCGAGGCCCGCCAACAAAAAAGGGCGGCCAGCCGGATGGCGGCGACAGGGCCGACTCAATTAAAAAAAGACACAAGAGAAAAAAAGGCGACGCAAAGGGGGGCGGTAATTTCCACGATGATTTCGCATTTTCTTTCTTTTTCGACGACGACGACAACAAGAGGGAGCGCGGAGAGGGGCGAGCGCAACAGAGAGGTTTTTTCCTTTTGCGGATTTTCATGTTTTTGGCGTCGGGAGAGTAGAGGCCTGGGGGTCGATTGGCTCTGACGGGATTCGAACCCGCGACCGCGACCTCTTTTGGCGGGCAAAAGATGCGCCGGTGCCGACTCTTTTTTTTTGTTCTCTTTTTTCAGAGGCGCACCATTGTTCTTTTTTGGCTCGTCTTTCCGTTCTCTTTGTCACCGAGGCGAGGGTTTGCCGTTGCCGTCGTCTCTGTCGCCGCCGTCTCTGTCGTCGTCCACCGTTGTGGTCGCCATCGCCGTCATCGCCGTCGGGTTGCTTGCGGTCAGAGCCTGCAGGCGTCATTTGCATCGTCGTCATTGTCGACATTGTCCTCCTCCTCCTTGTCCCCGACGGCATTGTCTCATCCGCCAAGGCGACAACAATGATGACGGCGACGCCAGGCCGGCGACATAAAAAAAAAGAGACACTCAATCGATGAGTCGCCGCGAAGCGGCCCGAAGAAAAAAATTTAGGGGTGTTTTTGTAGAGGCAACGCAAAGAGAGGCGTGAACCGACAGAGGGGCGGTCAAAGGCACTGGCACCGCCGACGGCGGATCGAGGCCGGCACTTTTTTGAGGCGACGCTTTGACAGACAAAAGGGAAAAGATGGGGGAAAACCCGAAAAAGAAAAAAGGGACGTCGACAGCGCCCAAGATCCAAGAGAGGGAAAAAAAAAGGCGGTAGCGATGAACCGACGGCGACAGAGCGGCGCAACAACAACACACGGACCGTGTTTTTTGGCGAGGTGGCAAAATTGTGCGACGACACAGCGACACGACGGCCGGCTCGCGCGCGTGCATGCCGACAACAACAACAAGACCCAAAATCGGGCCCGCAAATTTTTTTGCAAAGTACCAGGATATATCTATGAAAAAACCGGGATAAATCCAGGCATTTACCTATCGAAAATCCGGGATAAATCGAGACACGAAAAAAGGGCGTCTTTCTTTTGCGGCGATGTCGTCTTTCGTGATGTCTCTTTTTTTTTTATTCTTTCTTTTGTGTCTGTTGTTGTCGTCGTCGTCGAGGGTCTCCTTGTTGTCGTCGTCGTCCTTGCGCCGTCACCCTCGCCGGCGCCGTGCACCTCTCCAAGCCCAAGAGACCGCGATACGACGACGCGAGCAAAAAAGAGATCATCGCCTTTTTCCTTTTCCTTTTCTTCTTCCTTTTGACAAAAGAAACCTATTTTTTGGAGGAGACAAAGAGGGCGGACCAATGAGAATTTTGGAAAGGGGGTCGGTGAGGGGAGGACGACAAAAGAAATCGGGCAGAGGGCCGCAAGGCCGATGCCAAGAGCCCCGACGACGACAACGACAACAACAACAACAAAAAGTTGGCGAGCAAAAGTCGAGGGCGCCCGCCAACAAAAAAGGGCGACCAGCCAGATGGCGGCGGGGCCGACTCAATAAAAAAAAAGGGCGAAGCAAAGGGGCGGTAATTCCCATGATGATTTCCCATTTTCTTTTCTTTTCGACGACGACGACAACAACAGGCGGCAGGAAGAGGCGAGCACGACGGATGGGGTTTGGTTTTCTTTTTTTTTTCGTGGGTTTTTGTGTTTTTAGGCATCAGGAGGGCGCGACTCTATTTGGCTATGACGGGATTCGAACTCGCGATCGTGATCTCTTTTGGCGGAAAAGGCGCACCAGCGCGGGTGCCCTTTTTTTTTTGATTCCGGTGTCGGGCCGGACGGAGGGCGGCCCTGTGCTGCCGCTAGACGGCGACAGCGCACGCGCCCACAGGCAGACTCGCCCACATCATTCGACAAGAAGAAGGAAAGGTCTCGACGGTCTTTTTGTTATCGACAACAACGACAATTCTGTATTGTTTTTCGTCTCTGAGGCGTCTGCTTGCGGCGCTCAGTGAAAAGGAGCGCCATAAAAGAGAGGCGTGTGCGCAGGGGGGAGTTAAATGTTGTGTGTATAGATGCAGATAACAGACGCGCAAAAAAAAGGGAAAAAAAAGGTGCAAAGAGAGCGCGGCGAGATCAGTTGACGAGGGGGAGTCGGTGTTTGTGGAGGGCGGCGCGGGCGGCGGCAGAGAGGAAGGGCGCGAAATCGTCCACGTCGCACTGGGCCGTGTAAATGGCGTGCGGGTTGTCGGCGCGCAGGGTGTCGTCGTCCGATACCTCGACGCGGTCAAAGAGGCGGCGCCCGTCGTCGTCGAGCAGGTGCGGCCACGCCTTGCGCACCTGGTGTACGTCGTAGACGACGGCGCCGCGTGTCGATTCGGGCGAGTCGAGGTCGGCCATGACAAAGAACTCGCGTGCTCGGCAGGTTTCGAGTGTCAGCAGGGCCACGTCGGCATGTACGTAGGCGCCGGGCGCGTGCTTGTCGAGGGCGGCTCATATGGCGGCGCGGTGGCGCTCGAGGCGTTGGCGCGCCCGGCGCTCGCGGGCGCGCTCGATGACGACGGCAAAGGCCGCGAGCGCGAGAGCGCCGCAAAGGGCGGCGATCGAGGTCGCGCGCGAGCAGGACGCAAAGATGTGGGCCAAGGCCACGTAGATCGCGAGGACGGCCAGCGCCACGCCTTGGAGGGCACGCGGGCTGGGGTCCATATCCGCATGTCCTTGGTACCTGCGCCAGGACGCGGTCGGCATGGGGAAGCGACAGAGGTCGATATTGCCGCGCGGCCCAGGGACGGCTAGGTGTGTGGCGGTGGCGGCGGTGGTGGTCATGATTGGTTCGGTGTCTGTCTGCGAGTCTTTCCGTGCACATTTTTTTGCGACCCCCTTTTTGTCTGTTTGTATCACATGGCCATTGGCCGTATAGGTTGCATACCAAAAAAGGATAAAAGGAGGGGCCAATGGATCGCATTGTCTATGCACCGCCGCCGAGGGCCATTAGTCGGCGGTATGGCACGCCTTTCTTTTTTTTTGCTTCTTCTTTCTGCTTTTCCGTTGTTGTCGCGGAGGTCTTGCCGCCGTCGCCGTCTCTGCCGTCGTCATCGTCGCAGTCGGACCCTTTGTGGTCGACGCCTGCGGGCCTCTTTTGTATCGCCGCCGCCGCCGCCGTCTTCGTCACCACCGCCGTGGCCGCTGTCGACGTCCTCTTGCTTGTCCCCGTCCTTGTCGCCGCCGCCGCCGCCTTTGAGGACGAGGCAACGGCGGCGACGCCAAGTGATCTGCGTCGGGGCCTTCGTCGCTGCAGGCGGCGGTGATGCTCTCGACGCTTTCAAGGCAACGGCCTTTTGGAGGGAGAGGGGGAAAAGACGAGAGAAAACAAAAAAAAAGAAGGGAAAAGGCGCAGTCGACAGGGCCCAAGGTCCGAGGGAGGAGAAAAGACAAAGGCGGCGACAGAGCGGCGCGCACAACACGGACCATGTTTGTTGGAGGGCTAGCAAAATCACGCGACGACACAGAGGCCGCCAGCCGGCTCGCGCGCGTGCACGCCAACAATAACAACAAGACCCAAAAATCGGGCCCGCAAATTTTTTTGCAAAGTACCAGGATATATCTATGAAAAAACCGGGATAAAACTAGACATTTACTTGTCGAAAATCCGGGATAAATCGAGACATGAAAAAAATCGCATTTCTTTTATTATTATTATTATGTGTCGCTTTCTTGTCTGTTTTTCTTTCGCCTCTTTGGCGGTCGCCGTCGGCGTCACCGGCATGCTGCTCCTTCATGTCGTGACGGTCGACCGGTCGGTTGACGTGTCCTCTTTCTCTTTGTCTTGATGGATCGACCGGTGTGCATAGTGTCGGTCGTCGCCAGCAAGCGGCCAGGTGTTTGTGCGCTTTCGGGTTGGCCTTTGGCAACGAGGCCGGCACGCCGTCTAGTCGTGCTTGAGGGCTTGTCGGGCATGCTGTGCGCGTGGTCGCGACCATCGTCAGAGGAAAAAAAAAGACGGCAAGTGCCGAGGCTCGCCTTTCTTCTCGCCCCCAATTGTGTCCGGGGTCGTCGTCGCTCGCAATGGCCTGGACCGTCTCTTTTCACTGTCGTCGTCGTCGTCGTCGACGTCGTCGTCGGCGTCGACGTCGTCGTCGGCGTCGTCGCCACAGGCCTTTTTGTCGTCCTTTTTTGCGCGGCACCGCCAACTTGGGCACGTCCCACCTTTTTTTGCAGGCAAGAAAAAGGGCGCCTTGTGCGCACAAGAGACGCCCTCTTTTTTTTCCAGATTTCTTTTTTTTTGATTTTAGGAGGACTTTTTTTGGCGACAAAGAGGGCCGACCAATGAGGATTTTTGAAAGGGGGTCGACCACAGGAGGGCGACAAAAGAAAATCGGACCGAGGACCCGAGGATCCGATGGCCAAGAGAGACGGAAGCAAAAACAAAACTTGGCGACCACCAAGGGTCCAAACAAAAAAAGGGCCAGCCGAGTGGCGCCAAAAAAAAAGAGGCTGACAACGACAAGAACAAAAAAAAAGGAGGTTGAAAGACCCAGAGGAAAAATGGGCGCGCAAGGAAAAGAAAAAGAGGAAAAGAAAGAAAAAACAACGGACCGCGCGAGACGGGCGACAAGAGGCGACGCAAGAGCGCCTTGTCGCGCCTTTTTTTTAGAATGTGGGTCTTTTTGAGGTTTTTCTCTCTTTGCGACAGAGCGTCGGCAACGGTGGCGAGGACGGCGATCCCGCCAGAGGCGCCAACAATAACAAAAGGCGACGGTGACGATGACCGACGAGGACGGCGGCAACGACGATGACAACAACGACAAGGGACAGACGACATAGTGCACTGGTTTCCCTTGGCGGTTTTCTCTCTTTGTTTCTTTTTGTCTTTGGCGTGCGACAGTGGCCGCTAGGGGGCTTGTTGGCTGCCTTTGCGGTTAGGTGGTTCCAAAGGAATTTCATATACTATAAAAAATAAAATATAGAAAAAATGGTTGTCGCAAAAAAAAGGCGAGGACGACCGACGCGCCGAGGCTGCGAGTTTGGTCGCGACTCGCGAGAATGTTGGGGCCGACAAAAGAGAGGTCGCGCGCTGCTCCGGCGGCGCCGCCGGCCCTGGCCGAAAAAACAGAGAAATACAAAAGACACCGGGACCTGTCCTCGAAAAGGAAATGGCCCCAAAAATCCGTCTGCTTTGGCCGTTGTTGTTGTCAGCGGCAAAAACCCCACGACCAAAAGACAAAGGGAAAAAAGGGGCGCCAAAAAGAGTTTTTCATTTTTTTTTATAAATCTTTCGATGGATGGCGATGGTTGTCGGCTTTTTTTGTCGTCCGTCTGTCCTTGTTTGGCGATCGCGAGCGACGACAGCGGCGGGCACTGGCGGATCGACCGTCGCTGTCGTCGCTCGAAAAGGCCGGCCCCGCCGCAAACGGGAACTCGTCACCGAAAAAAAACCCAACAACGACGACAACAGAAAACCGACGAGTGACGCACAAAAAGGCACTTTGGGAAAATAGATGGGGAAAAATGAAAGAAAACGACGGGAGGACAAAAAGTGATGCCGGCGTGCGCGCGCGCGCAAGGCACCGACCGGGCAGGGGTGATCGGTGCCACGATCGGTGTTGGGGTTCTTTTTTTTTGCGGGGCTGACCCTGATTACGCACGCGATGGACCCACAAGACCAACGGGTTGCGATGATCAGGCAAACCAAAGCGCAACCGGAAGCGATGGTACAGACGACAGTCCAAGTGAATGAGCGCCGAGGGCAAGAAGTGGATGCGCGCGTCGAGGGCGACGACGGCGACGACAGGACGGGATCTCACACTGCGCGCGGCCCTTGCGCGAGTCCGTCGGTGCTGGCGGCCTTTATGGCGCCGAGTGGAACTGCCTGCCCGGCGCCTGCATTACGCTTTGTCGGCAGCACCACCCACAGGAGGGCACACGCGGGGCGCCGCGCCCTCCTTGGCGCCGAGTCACGGGGACTCCGTGACTTGGCCAAGGCAGCGTCGGACGGGCCGATGCCGATGACGACGGGCGACTTGGGCCAAGAGAGGGATCTGACAGCGGTTGCGTCGCGGGCGCGTGTCGACGATGACGATCCATCGGATATTACGGGGCTCAAGCGGATGCGCGATGCGGCTGACAGCGATGGTGTAGGACGGGTACAGGACAACGCCTTGGCCACGGGGCCGCGTCGTCGGTTCGCCGCTGTGACAGGCGACGGCACCAATGACGAGACCCTGGACGCGGGCAGGCCAGAGCGGCTGCAACGCAAACTGGCGGCTGCAGCGGCCTTGCCGGAACCGGGTTTGATGCTGCAGGCCGCGGCGCGAGTGCTTGGTCTCTACACGCCCGAGGAGACGCGCGCGTTGGTGGCGAGGGCCTATGCCAATGTGGTACCATCTCCATGCGATGACGACGGGGACGACGACAACGGGGTGCCCGGACCGCGCGCGCCGACGGCCTTTGTCGAATGGTTTGGCCTGCACCATGCGGCCTATGGCCTCGACGACACGCCCGATTTCGTGTGGAACACCAAGGTGCCGCCGAGATCGCCACGGGAGGACGACCCGTGGTCGCGCGCATACTGGCTCGCGGGCAATGCCAAGTTCTAGCCGTCGACGCACCCTTGGCCGGAGAAAAATGGACGATGCGGACGCGACCAACAAAAAGACCAAAAAAAAGAAGCCGCTCGGTGGGCGCACGAAAAAAAAAGAGGCTCTTTTCCCTCTGGGTGAAATGGTGCTCTGTTCCCCTTTTTTTGTGTGGGGAGAGGGCCAAGTCGTCTATATTGTCAGAGTAGCATGCCTTGCGATGACGGGCGTGCGCCAGGATGAAAACGGATCAGGGAAAAAGGGCAGCAAGGGGTCCGAGGCGGTTCGAGGCGGCGCCGGCGTCGGCCAGATCATCGACTTGGAGGTCTGTGAGACCGCTGCGGAGGGCGGCGATGGCCATGAGGATCTGGACACGGGGTTCAATGGCAGTGGCGGCCGACGGGTGATCGGGCCTGACATTATGCGCGTCGTTGGCCTCGACGATGAGGGCGCGTGCACGATCGACGACGTCATGGACAAACGATATAGTGCCGATTTCGCTGAGCCACTCATGGCCGTCGAGGACGCGGTCGACGAGGCCGGCCGGGTCGGGCGTCCAGAGGAAGCGTGTGATTTTAGGCGCGGCGCAGGCGGCGGCAATGGCCGCGTGCTCGTCGTCGGTGAGCAACAGTGGTCCGACCCTGGCTACGGACTCGGGCACGAACCGGGCGCCGCCGCGCATGCCGCGAGCGACGGCGACGTGGGCCAGCGCGCCGCAGAGCGAGTGCGGCTCACGCTCTTGGGCGGTGGTGGGCTGCACGCCCCAGTGGGAAGCGACGTCGAGGAGACGATTGGCCGCTTGGGTGGAATCCGATGCCTCGTGGTCATCAGAAGAACCATTCCATGCAGCGTCGGCCGCCGCGCATTCGGCGAGCCAGATGTCAAATGCGAGCGGATCGGCGACTTCGGTGGGGAGGATTGCAAGCGGTACGCGTGCGCCGCTGCGCACAATGGCGGCGCGCGATCGTGCCGCAAGAGTCGGCGGACATGTCGGGCGCCGTGTCGTTGTCACGCCGTCGTATGGCGTCGTACGATTGGGGGCGTGTTTTCGGCCCCGGTCGGCTTCGTCAGCCATGGCGTCGTCATCGTGATCCACCGCTGTCGTCATTGATGGTGGGTCGGCGTGGGCGGGGGCCAGTCGGGCCAGCGAGGCGGCATGCGAGCCCGCAGCGGCCGCCAAGAGGCCCTGCAACTCGTGCGCGCCGAGCCACGCATAGCGAGTGCCAAAAAGGGCGCCGGCCGTGTCCATGTGGGTCCTGACGACAGCGGGCGGGATAGCGGCTGGCGAGGCGACCACCCTCATGAGCGAGCGCACTGCGGTGCAGGGCGTGCGACGCCATAGGTGGGGGCACCGCGGAAAGAACTCGCCCTCGTACGTGTCGTGCGCATCAAGCACGGCGGCGAGGAGCACGGGGACGAACCCAATATAGGGGCGCAGCGGCAGCGGCAGGGAAGCACCGGTTGGAGGCGGGAGTAGACGCAGGGCGAATGCGCTCTCGGGCGCGGGTTCGCGGTACATGCGGCCGACGAGGATGCCGACACCGTTTGCGGCGTCGCCGCGCGCAATGCGCACCAGGACGGCCCTTTCGTAATAGTTGTCGTGCCCCCTGTGGAGCAGCAGAAACTGGTCGTCAGCGCCGGCGCACGACGCCGTCGGGCCCTGAAACCGCCACTTTTCGGCCGTTGCGCGCTCGTGCGCTGCTGTACGCGCGGCGTCTCCGAGTGACGCGACGAGTACCGCCGGCGGCGACGAGACGCGGTGCGAGACTATTAGGTGGCGCGGGAAAAGCGAGAGCGCGGCGTAGGAGAGGGCCATGTCGTCTACGAGCGATGCCAACGCCGAGCGCGACGGCGGCCAGGTGTTCACGTAGGCGCGGGCGGCTTCCATGGCATCGGGATCGGCCTGGAGGGTCTGCCACACGGCGACGAGGTCGTCGATGGCGAGGTCGCGCCCGCGCACATCGTCGTCATAAGAGATGCCAGCCGCCTCCAACACCTTGCGGCACTCGCGCTCTTCCTTTGCCTCGCTGTCTGACGGCGACGGCAGCGTCGGGCGGGCGCACAGGGCGTGCAGGATGTCGGCCGCGCGGTCGATCCACTTGCTTCCATCGGCATAGGTGTCGGCGTCGCGCAAGCGTTCCAAGTCGGCAATGTCGCTCTCCAAGCGCCACCGGCGCTCCCAGTCCGACAGCGTCGGTTGCATTCCTGTCTTTAGCCAGTCGGCCCTTTTCCGCCTTCTTCTTGCCTTTGATGGCTTTTTTAGTTGCTTGATTATAGAGGAGCACGAGAGACGCTTTTTTTTGTGTGCGTTGGGGCCTTTGCTGCGGGTCGCCGCGCAGGCATTGGAGCACATAGTAGTTGTTGCAAAGGATGTGCGCGATTGGACGCCACAGTCGGCCGCCATTCAGGCGAGCACCGAAAGCGCATGTCGGGGGATGCCGTACCATGGGCGACGACCTAAAGTGCTGGCCCCGCCTAGCACGTAAGGCGACGGCGACGACAATAGCGACGGTGGAGGGCGACGTCGCCCAGGGAAGACGACCACCGCCAAATGGCGTCCGACGCCGTCCAGGGAAGACAACCCGTGGCCGCGCACGCGACCGAGGAGGCGAACCGGCAGCAGAAGCGCAAGATGCGCGCAAACGGGGTACAAGTCGTGCGGGGGGGGGGGCGGCGGCGGCGGCGGCGGCGAAACGCACGGACGTGTAGGCGACCCACGCTGCGCAAGACAGAGGCCGCGCGCGTACGCGGCCGACTCTGCCGTGTCAGTTAGTGGGCTGGGCGGAACCCTCGTGTGCGGGCAGACCACAGAGCCATACGCACACACCACGCACACAGAGAGCGCAGTACCCGTGACGACGCCGACGGCATGCAGGACGAGAGGGACGAAGGAGAGGCACAGCCATGCGCCGCGGGCGCCAACGTCGTCGACGCCGCGCCAGCGACAGAGGCGTACCTGGCGGCGACGCCGACGCACGTCGCCATGGACGAGGCGCTGAGAGAGGCAATGAAATTCAAGGCCGCCAAAGCCAAGGGCGATCTAGGTTTGTACCGCGCGCTGCACCGTCTCCGCTGCTATTTTGTCGCCGTGTCCCGCAACGGCGACGCCGACAAGGCGACGGCGGCGGAGGGTCCGCCAGCGGTAGCCGGATGGCGCTACGCCTCCTTTGACGAGGTGTGCGACAATGCCGTCGGTCTTCTCCGTAGCACCGTACGCCGGTCGATCCGTGAGGTGTTGGTCTACACGCTCATGTGTGAGGTTTTGCTTGCGCCGACGAGTGCCATGGGCGCTACACACGGCGACAGAGCGCTGGCGGCAGAGGCGTGTCCGTCCACCTACCGATGCCTGACGGCACTGGTGAGCAAGCACGCGCCCGACATCGACGGGCTCGACTGGATGGACTGCCCAGTGGAGGCCCTCGTAGCATGGTTCAAGGCGCCGGAACAGCACGCACTGCGAGCAACTCTCTGGTCGATCTGGAGGCGTGCGTGCGCGACCATGCGGTCCGACGGCAAAAAACACATGATGCGCCATCACGTCGACGCTGCGCGCAACGCCGAGGAAGCGAGCGACGGAGAGCGACCCGTCGCGACGGCACAGACGGCCGGCAAGCGTGCGCGCAAGCAAGACGACGATCGCGCGCCAGAAGAAGCACTGGAGCCGACGTCGGGTCGCGCGGCTTCTGAGGCGTGCGGATACAGAGCGCGCAAGATGCCCAGGCACGACGATGCCGCTTGTGTGACCAGCATCTCTCCCGCCACTGGCGTCACTGTCGCTAGTGCTGTCGATGACGTCATCGACAGGGTCATAGACGACGTGATGCAAGGCGACGCCTACTGGCGCGACGAGGACGCACACGAAGCGCACGAGCAAAAGGTCGACCCGACGCACAATCGCCTGGGTGCGCACGACCAGGCGGGGATGGAGACGTCGCATCCCAAAGGCCAGGGGGAAGGTCCCCCAGAGAAGAAGCGACAAAGAGGTAGGCGAGGCACGGTTTCACACAGAGGCTCTCGCAACGCTCAGTCGCCGGCCGGCAAGCGGGGCACGGCGCGTCAAAGGACGCGCACGCCAAAGGCCTGCGATGCCAACGCCGACGACAGCACTGGCGACAGCAGCGACGACAGTGCCGACGAGATCGAATGGCCAGAGGAGCCGACCGACAGCGAGCGCGCCAGACACTACGAGTACACCGCGGCCATCGATGGAGATCTGTGCGAGTGCATGACTCGGTACCGCGACCGGTTCGCGGCGTGGCCCACGGTCGGCGGCGTGCCGTGCGATGCCATACACGGCGACGACGACAACGACGGCGACGACCGCGCCCCGGATGCGCTCATGTGCGACCGCCGCCGCCAATGGTGCTGGCGCGGCGATGCCGTCGTCGGAGTGACGGACGTCGTCAAAAACCTCTTGGACGCCATCACGCGGTGCGCAGACTATGCGCACGGCGCCATGATGACGGCGCTCGCGCGCCGACCCGCCGCCCAGATCATGGCGATCGACGCCTTTGCCTTCCGCTCCGCAGCGCCCGGCAGCGACGTCGACGTCGACGCACCGAACGCGCCATTCGGTTGTGAGCAGGTGCGCGGGTGGCACTTGTACCGCATGCACGCGCGCGTGTTTAGCGCCATCGCGATGCTCGGCGGCGGTCCGCTGACCATGATGGCCACGGCGGGCCTGCCCTTTTATCAAGTGAGCAAGTATGCCGCGGTGGCGGCCCGCTACGATGATCGCGGCAATCATGCGCCCAGCCTGCTCCCAGCGCGCCCGCCGCCGGACGCCATCAGGCACGAATTGATGCAGCGCCGCGGCGACGGGGTCTTCCCGAGGCGCTCGGTCGCGCACAGCCTCTTTGCCAACTGGTTCGAGCGCAATTACGCGTTGGGTGGCTACAAGGACGCCGGCGACGTCGACGGCGTGTGGTACGACGACCTCGACCAAAAGGGCACCAACAAGGCCGACCGTTGGTGCCGCGACTTTTGGGCGCGCCGAGCGGCAAAGTACGAGTAGGCCAGGCCCAGGTCTATTGGCACAACAAGATTACAAGGCACAGAAAAAAAGCACAGAAAAAAAAAGGAAGAGACGGGAAAAGGACCGCGCATGGACCGGCTCATGTCCGTCGATGAGACGCACCGCCACAAGTTTTTTCTGGCTCGTCGATATCCATTTGGCGCTACACCGAGAGCGCACGGCTTGTGGCCGAACAAAAAAAAGGAGCGGTCGAGATGTTCCAGGCCTAAATGCTGGTTGAGGGCCAACTCGCCCTCGGACAGGAATCGAACCCACCAACACTGTTTTCTGCATCGTGAGTAAATCGTCATAATTTACCCATAAAATGTGCGACCGCCCGCACTTGGCGTCGCGCTCGCGTTCGTGCTTTGTTTAAGCACATTTTGTGCAAGATTTATTCACGATTCAGAAAAACAGTGTTGGCGGATTCGATTCCTGTCCGAGAGCGAGTCGGTCGCGGCCCGGCTGCCCGCAGATTTTGCGCCAGCCGGCTGGCCGCTGAGCCGTGAGCCTTGGCGCAGCATTACGCACATTTTTTTTTCCGTTGCCGCGTCCGTGGACACGGCCTAGAAAAGGTCGCGGGAAATGCAAGAGGGAAAATGAGCGCCATTTTCGTTGCCGCGTCCACGGACACGCCCTAGAAAAGGTCAGGAAATGCAAAGGGAAAAACGAGCGCCCTTTTCTAGGGCGTGTCCGTGGACGCGGCCCAGAAAAGGTCAGGAAATGCAAAGGGAAAAACGAGCGCCCTTTTCTAGGGCGTGTCCGTGGACGCGGCCTAGAAAAGGTCAGGAAATGCAAAGGGAAAAAATGGGACCAAGGGCAGAAGCGCACCAGCGGCCCGCCATTGCCGTCCGTGCAGCGTCCCCTTTTTCCCCCGACTTTTGGTGTGTTCGCGTCGCGGAAGTTTGCAGGCACATCCCATCTGCCAATGTGCATAAATTGCTATCAAGCGCGCGATTGGTCGCAACCCCATCCAAAGGGCAGACAATCGGCGGGCGCTAGAATTGTGCCAGAAGAGAGCCAAGACTGGCCCAGCGGCTCTTTTTCTTTTTACCGCTCGCGGCGGCAATCCAGGCACACATCGGCAGAGGTCACCGGAGCGGCTCTCTGTTGACGCGCGCGCAGACGAGCAACGGCCGCCACGGGCCAACCGGAAGGCTACGAGATCCAAAACGACCCATCGCCGTTGGCGGCAAGGCAAGCCCGGAGGCGACGAAAGAAGAAAGGAAAAAAAAGCAAAAACGACCTAGACGCCCGCGCGGCGACAAAAGTCTGAACTGGGGCTGGTCCGCTTGGCGTCCGTACCATTCTCCTTCCTTCCCCCATATTGCGGCATTGTTGCGGCTCGGGCGAGGCCACGACAATCAACAACAGCGATACCGACATGGATTCACCCGTGCCGTCGACGACGCCGACACAGGCAAAGACAACGACCGTAAGCGTCTGCGAGACGCCAGCCGACGTCTTGTGGGCCAAGGTGCAGCGACGAGAGATTAGAGCGCTAAGGGCGGCGCGAGGAGGGGCGCGCAAGGGCGCACGAGGACCGCCGCCGGTGTACATGGCGTTGCATCGGCTCTACCGATACTTTATGGCGATTTCGCGCCATGCGACGCCAGCGGATGTGGAGAACGAGTCGGAGGCTGCTGGCGCCGCCGCCGCCGCCGCCGCCATGCAACCCACGATGGCGTCGCCCGACGACCGCGATGACAGCGACGGCAACGATGACGTGCCAGTCTATACGTGCTTTGATGACGTGTGCATCAATGAGGTGGGTGTGCAGCGGTACGCGGCCCATCGCGCCATCAAGGAGACGCTGCTGGCGAGCCTGTTTCAAGAAGTGATCGCGCCGATAGCGGCTCGCCGCAATCCGTGCGATCGCGACAGTGATTGCTGCAGCAACTCTGGCGACCGACACGAGCGCTGCCGCCATGAAGACGGCACCGATGATGTGGCGTTGGCGGCAGAGACGGCGCCGTCATCGTACCGGTGCCTGCTGGCGTTTGTGAGCGAGTGGACCGCCCCGAGCGACTGGATCAACTGGAGCCCTGGCGAATTGCGATCGTGGATCGAGGCACCCCAGCGCGCCGCCCTCTTGAACATCCTGACGCTGGTGTGGCGGGGCGCCAAGGCCAGAGCCGTTGCCGATCGAGACGCCGACGTGGAGAAGGGACGACGGCGAGGACGAGGACGTAAAGGCCCCACCCTCCAGATCATCCGAGGCCACATTGAGGCCGCGCTCAAAGAGACCATTGCCGCCGAATTTCCCGAAATGGCGGCTGGTGCGTCGTTGTCGCCACGCAAGCGCAACTTTTTGGCGGTTGCCGAGGCATCGACGACGACAACAGTGACGACCATGGCAGGCCATGAACGAGCCGCCACGCGAGCCGGCAGCGTCGTCGCATGCGACGACGCTGATCAGCACGCCGCCAAGCGTCCAAGGCTGTCGCACGCCAAAGACGACACTCCATCTGATGAGGCCAGACAACCAAAGTCTTGGGCATGCGATGCAGTCCCATCGGCGGGCGGCATGCGATTCGACTATATCCGAAACAAATGCGGCACTAGTCTCGTTGCGCCCAAGACAGCAGCGCAGACATACGACAGCGCCGCCGACCCGCATCAGGCCGCTTCGACGGCGCGCCCACATGTCGTCGACGACCGGGTCGAGGTTGCCGTGCGGGGCCTGTTGACGGCGGCCATGTCCGACAACGGAGGCAGCGGCAACGACGACGTTAGCAGCGTGGACGCACTCATTTCGGCCATCGATGCCGTACGACCAATCCTTGTGCGACGGCAACAACGACAGCGACGACAGACACGGCGAGGGGACCAAGGCGATCCGCCCCTAGCAGGGTGATGTCCCCCTTTTCCCAAAGAAGTAAAAAAAATTATTGTCGCAAAGCGGTCCAAGGAAAAAATTTTGGGGCCCTTTCTTTTTATTTTTTTTCTTTGTTGTCGTTGGGGACGGATGCCGGCGGACAGGATCGGAAGGCTGGCGTCGCAACTGCGCAAAGGAGGCCGACGACGAGAAAGGCAGCCCCATCCCGGTTCCGGCTTCCCACTGACTGACGGGCGCACGCTGCCGACCGCCTTTTCTTTTGTTGTTTTTATTTTCTTTTGAGAAAGACAAACAAAGAGGATGGACCAATGGTCTTTTTGTCTGAGAGGCCGCCGGCGCGTCCCCGGCACCGACAAACAAAAGTCAAGCAGACGGAGCAAGATCGCCGCTCTGCCCCCGGTTGTCGTGGGCATTGGGAGACCTCCTCAAAAAAGTCGGGAGCCCGTCAATCGCCGCGAAGCGGCCTTTAGAAAAAAAATCGGGGACCTTTTCCTTGCGGCCTTTTCCTTGTTCTTCTCGGGAGCCGAGCGCGTCGGCGCTCCTTGCAGCAGCGGACGCCCTGTCGTCCTTTCGAGACACAAAGGAAAAAGTTACGGAAAATACCAGAGAAAAAATGTGGACGACAAGGCCCAATGGCGCGCGCGCCGCAGCGCAAGACCCAAAAAGAAAAAGAAGACGTGAAAACCGAAAGACCAACAGCGAGCGTCACCAACAACAACGCAAGAGTTGTTTTGCGGGGACCCTCCAAAATTGCGCAGCGACAACAAGCCGACCCGTCCTCGCCGCGCGCGCGCAGACACGCAAACCGACCTCTGAAAATTTTGCGAAGTACCGGGATATATCCATGAAAAAACCGGGATAAATCCAGACATATATTTATCGAAAAAAAAAACCGGGATAAATCTCAGCATGAAAAATGCGACAGGAAAAGCCGATGGCGATTTTGTTGGTCGAGTCTGCGCGTCATTCCTTGTGTGTGCATGCACCGTCTCTGCCGGTGCAGTCGTCGTCGCTGATGTTGTCGCTCAAAAAGTCGGCCCCGCTGAGAAACGGAAAGGCTTTTTTTTTTGCAAGACCTCGCCATTGCCGATGGGGGCTTCTTTTTTTTTCTTTTGCAATGATAATAAATGCCCTTTTTTGCGTCGTGCTGCGCTGCAACGGGTGGGTCTCTTTTCTTTTTGTGCACACAAAAGGTAGAGGCTCTAGGCGGAGCGCTTGCCCGAGGGCGCCTTGGTGATGACGAGGTTGCGGGCGAGCGGCGGCTTGCAGGCCTGGCGCTCGGCGGCGATGGCCCGCTTGAGGGCGTCGAGGAGGTGGGAGCGCACCCCGCGATCGCCAAAGGCCTGCTGGAGGCGTGCCGGCGAGTAGGGGCGCGTGGGGTCGAGGCCCACGGCGGCGAGGGATGCCGCCGCGGCCGACACGGCAGCGGTGGCATAGCGCCTGACGCCCATGTTGCCGTTGCGGGCGCGGTCGACGGCGCGGATGCGGTAGGTGACGGGCGCGCTGGCACCGCCCGTCGCAGAGCGGGGACTGACAAACCGCACGGCCAGCCCGCCGCGCTCGTCGGCGTGCGGATAGTTGGCGGCCAGATAGGCGGCGACGCGGTCGCGCATGGCTGCGTGCTGGGCGTGACGAAGGCGCTTGGCCTCGGCGGCCTTGGTGCGGCCGTTGATCGGTTTGGCGTCGTCGTCGTCGCCATTGCCATTGGGCGTCGTCGCACTTTGTGTGGTTGTTGTTGTTGTCGATGGTGCGTTGGGCAGGTCGACGGTGAGGGCGGCCATGAGGGCGCGGAGGGGTCCGGCTTCAGCGCGGTTCCGTTCAAGGGCCTGGTCGATCTCGTAGATGCGCCCGGCCCATTGCGCCGCCTCGGGCGTCAGTTCCACGCGCGCGGCCGCCTCGGCCGCGGCAGCCTTGGCAGCGTCCGTTATGGCTCTTTTTTCCTCCTTGGCCATGGCCATCCACCGTTGCCACGCCTCAAACTCGTCGTCGACTTGGTTGCCGTTTTCGTCGGTCGCCACGGGGATGATAAAGGGTTCGTGCTTTCGGGCGGCCTCGACTGCGGGGTAGGCGACGACATTGACCGTGAAGCGCGGCTGGGTGAGCGTCTCCTGGGCCTCGCGTCGTGCCTTGGCCAGAGCGGCACCGATCGCCTTGGCCAAAGAGATGCCGTGAACGATACCGACCTCGTTGTCGTTGTTCTCGTCTTCTTCCTCACTGTTGCTGCTGTCTTGGCTGGCAGCGTCAGATGAAGAGGAGTGGTCGGTGCGCCCCTCGTCGCTTTGACGAGCATCATCATTATCGTCGTCGCCGCCGCCGCTGTTGTTGTCGAGTCGGACTGCACGGTCAGACGCAGCCGGTGGCGATCCCGGCTCAGGCAGCGCAGACGACGGTGATGTGCGACGCGGGTGCTTGGCCTGCGGCGCCGGCAACGCGCTGGCGGGCGCGCGCTTCTTTGCGCCGTTGGATGAGCACTTCTTTGCCGCTTTGTCGGCCTCGGCGATGGCGCAGTCGTGTGCCATCTGCACGGAAAGGCGCTTGTAGACGGCGGCGGAAAGGACCTGGTCCGACACCGAGCACGACGTCGGCGCGCGCACGATGGTCACCTTGACGCGCCAGTCGCCTGGCAGCGAGCCAAAGGCGTCTTCGTCGGCGATCTTGCGGCGGCTCATGTGGTCGATGAGTCGCTTCGCCAGGTCCTTGCGCTCGTGGCGCAGTGTCTTGGCGGCGGCCGACAGGGCGTCCACCTTGATGCGGGCGCTGCGCCATCCCGAGCACAGTGCGATCAGCGTACCATAGCCATCATCATCGTCACTGTCGTCGTCGCTGTCGTCGTCGCTGCTGTCGGTTGCCTCTTGGCTGGACGCGATGCCGCTGTCGTCGTCCTCTCCTTCTTCGCCCACCACTTGACCCTCGCCGTCATAGTTGTTGTCGCTGCTGTTGGCACGGGCATTGTGACGTGGCGTCGGACAGCGCACCTGGTAGACGGGCTCGTCGTCCTTGACGGGTTCGACCGTGCTGCGCGCGCCATTATAGTCAAACTGGTGGCGGTATTCGTCGGCACCTTCCTCATCCTCGTAACTTTCGTCCTCGTCAATCTCGTCGTCATCGTCGTCATCGTCGTCGTCGTCGCTGTTGTCCTCTTCTTTGCGGTCGTCGTTGTTGTCTCTACGGTCGTGGTCGCCCTGACGGCCGGCGATCTCGCGCGCCCGGTCGAGTGGCGGGCCACGATTCTGGTGGCGGTCGGGGGTCGGCACGGGATGCTGGCCGCCATCGCGACGTCGATCGGACTCGACGAGAGCGATTCGCGTGGGGCGCGGGGCGTGGCCCTGCTGTGAGATCTCCTGACGCGGTGGCTGTTGGGGCTGCGGTCGAGCGCGTGGGACGGTGGCGGGCTGACGCCGAGAGCCGTCGTGTCCTTGGCGCGAGCCGGCGCTGCTGATCAACATGTCGCGCACTTTGCCTTTTCCTCCAGGCGCTCCTTTTCACGCACGACGCCGCAGACACGCCCAAAGCGCGCGCGGCGCCTGCCTTGTGCTCGATCGGCCCCTTTTCTTTTAATGGCCCTGTCGGGGGCGTGTGCAGCCGTCGGGCTCGACATCAATCACGTCCAACCGACGCAAACAAGGAGGAAAAAAAGGGCAAAAAATGAACGCGTCAAAAAACATGGCGGCACCGCCCCTTTGTACAAGAGGACGGGTCTCGATTGACCTCGCGCCCGAGACGGCCGCAAGTCGCTCGAACAGGGGCACCTTTTGTTCCGACTCGCTCATGACTTGCTGCTGGCGCCACGAAAAAAATACCACACAACCGCGCCCGACATTGGCTGCATAGAGAGTCGATTCTTTCTTGGCCCAATGGTGCGCTTTGGTCGGGCCCTGTCGTATTTGTGGTTGCCGAAAAAAAAAATGCTGCGCGCTCACTCGCAAGGCGCAATCGACTCGGCCGAGTCCGAATCTTGTGGCTAGCCGGGACGCTACCGCCTCTTCTTTTTTTGTGATTGGCGCACACAGTCGTCGGAGGCAAAGGCCAATCGGCTTGTTGTCGCCATGTCGCGCGATGGCACGGCTCATGGCCGACGAGACGGCGACCACGACTGAGGCGCAGACCGACCGACTGACTGACCGACTGACTGACTGGGGTTGGTTGTCAACGGAAAAGAGTGCGCACAAATTTTTACGACAAAATAAAAGCAAAGAACTCGAAATGACAGGTCGGCTTGTTGTGTATTCGCGATGGCGTCGTGCAAAAAGTTGTGCGCATCTTTTTACTTTCGGTTTGCGCACGGCGAGGTCTTTTTGTCGGCGGTTCTTGGTCGGCTGGGTCGATGGCGTCGGTCGGCTGGGTTTTGTCGCCGACTTGAGTCGTAGCCGTCGGTCGGTGCCGGCCACAACTCGATCAGCGCGTGCTGAGCGATTGCAGAGGCAATCTGTCGGATCATAGACAAGCCGAATTTCTATCCGCCGAAAGTAGTTGAGGACCATCGTCGACAGAGAGACATAGAACTTGCCGGCGACGACCTCTCATAGTAATATGACGGTCGTCGTACTATACCGTACTTTTACGCATGGTATACAAAGAGATATACTTTGGATCGATATCGTAGTCTACAGGTAGGGTCGTGAGGTGTCGTCGTGATCCTGTTGGACTATCCTCGTTGGCGGCAACTGTCGTCAAGGACAAGACCACCGTTGTCGAAATCGGCGGAAAGAGATATCGCTGGTCGTGACCATCGTAACCCGACCGTTGTAGGGTAGTCGTCAGACCAGGCAAATAAAGTAGGACGTCTCTTATATGACCTATATGGAACCCTATATAAACTTCTCGACCACCGTAACACATGTATATTGTTACTATGTAACGTAATTGTATCTATGTAACAGTATATTAAACTACTTTACTTAATATAGTATGAAGGTTCCATCGTCGGAATATTAGATATGTCTATATATGGTATTCATTGTTATGTTACAGTGTGACGGTGGTCTTGCTCGTCGGTATGTAGGAACAAGATAGTGAAAAAATTTGACGGTGGTCGCGACCAACTTCACAAAAAAACGACCCCGCCAACGGCATACGCGTTAACCACTTTTATATAAACCGG